CGACAACGAAAAAAATGAACTCGCCAACGCCACGCAGCAGTACAGTTTTGTAAGATGAGCACGCTCACTTATCAAAACTGTACTGCTGCGTGGCGTTGGCGAGTTCATTTTTTTCGTTGTCGGTCACGACCACCGTCGTATTTTTCTCTTACCATTATTGTCCTTATTAGGATAATTCAGACCACCATTACATCGTAATGAAACAATTAATACAACATACCTTACTTTTATACAATGTGACGGTATATAATAATTGCCTTTTAAGGAAAACTTACTTAATATAGCGTTGCACATATACAGCATATTACATAGCAACAATAATATTATATTACGGTGGTCGAGAAGGTCCTATATTCATTTTATACAAGTCATATAAGAGATGTCCTATTTTATTTATCTCGCCTTACGAGTGTCCTACTAGCATACCACTACGATAGTCACGACTACCGCTAAATATCCATTGACTGTTTTTTGACTGCAGGAGTCACACCCACACATGAAGAAGAGAAAGGTCGCCATAATGCGGCACTGCCTACGCCGTCTATCGACTCAACGCAAAGCACACGCTACTTTACTGACGAGCATAGGTTATCCACAGGCAATTGGCACTCACGCTAAAGGAAAAAAAAAGAGGAGAAAAATTGATCGAGGCAACTGGATCGCCTTTGGTTCACTGTCCTACTTTTTCCCGCCGGTATTGTTGTGATCTGCTTATCGACCCAAGATCGCCTTTCTTTTTTTTGTCTGAAACAACAGAGCACGACGCCAACCTGCGATGTCGCCATCGGCGCTCAGAAAACTGCTACTTTTTCACTTTTCCATTTGAATATCTTAAAAAAAAAAGAATTTAACCCTTTGCACCGATTCATCCTTGGCCAATGCTTGCTTATGGCTAGTTGACTAATAGTCGGCTAAGGGCCTTAGTCAGTCGGTTTGGCGCGGTTAAGTCGCATAGATTGGATCAGTGCTGGCTTATGGTTAGCCGACCAGTAGTCGGCCAAGGGCCTTAGTCGACCGGTTAACCGCGGTTTAGTTGCATAGATTAAATACCCAGACGACAGACAAACCACAATAAAAGGTAGAAAAATCCAGACAGCGCATAGTAGACGTGCACGAATTTAACTCAATTTGCTTATCTCTATTTATCTGCGAGTGCGAACTCGAACCCGAATGCGATCGCAAGTGCGACTAGCAGTCGCATTCGGGTTCGAATATCGGGTTTTATCTGGCTATTTTGGGTTAGGCATTGAGAACGTGCAGTTTTCGTGCTACTTCTTCACGACTAGGGTACTTGCGGGTTCGATTCCCGCCGATATCGACTAAGTCGCAGTTAGTCGATCATTAGTCAAATGAGAATTATCCGGCTAGCCAAACCTGACCGGCTGCAACCCGCAAGCACCGGATTGGATTCCAACCGACAAAGTAAACCCCAATAAAAGGCAGAAAAGTCTAGACAATATGTAAGAGAAGTGCACGAATCGACCTCAATTTGCTTATCTCGATTTATTTGCAAGTGCAAATCCGAACCCGAACGCGACTGTGAGTTATTCGCGCTCGCAGTCGCGTTCGGGTTCGGGTTCAAGTGTAGGGTTTTATCTGGCTGTTTTGGATTCTCTGTTGGGGACGTGCAGTTTCCGTGCGGTCTCTTTGGGACGATTACAGGCGCAGGTTCGATCCCCACCGCCATCGACTAAGTCGCGGTTAATCGGCTCTTAGTCAAAAACAAAGTAGCCAGTTAGTCAAATATGGCCGGTTAACACCCGCAAGCACTGGTCGCGACTCTCTCTCTTACGACCCAGTCGCCATCTATGCCAACTAGGTCAGCTAGTCAATCGGCACCGGCCGTTCTCCAATCAGTTTCTCCGTCCTTTGATCGGATCGCCAACGGCATCTGCAATTATGCAAAGCCTCCACCACAGAATGCCAGCAAGGGCATAAAGCGGCCGCCTTGGGGCGCAGTGCCCGTTGGTCGATGATTCGTATGCGGATTGGTTCACGCGCACTCGCACCATAAGAATTAAAAAAGACGCAAATAAAAAAAAGGGGGTTATTGCTGATTTGGACAACCCGCGCGACTGCGGGATCAACGAGACCACTTTCCTCATTTCGTCCGTGCGATCCGTGACCAAACAAAGAGAGAAGAATCCCTTTTTGTTGGTCTCGCGGAGCCCTCTCCTTTTTTTTTACTCCACGCCACACGACGACGCGCGACGGCGCCTCGGGGTCGTGCGCGCCATCATCATGACCGGGCGAGAAAAAGAGAAAAATAAGCAATGGAGGAGGGCGTGTGCGCATCCGCATCGACGTGGGCTCGGTCCTTGCGGGCGCGCCACCACTGGAAAGAAAAATGCGGACGACCGTAGGGGGAAAGGTACGTGCACCACAATATGCTGATCGGGAGCGCCACCGACCCGCGGCGAGGACACGACAACCCTCGGCGTCAGCCGATTGGCCCCACGGCCGGTGCCGTGACGCCATCCGGCCCGCAGCCCCATCTCAGCGCACAACAACACTTGCCGCAGCAGCAGCAGCAGCCACAACATCAAGAGTATTACCGAACTCGTAACAGTGACCTACGCCAAGACAATGCGCGTCGCCATGGTCGCATCACGCTCGTCGATCACGACTCTTTGGGCACAGCCACCGCTAGAGATCACGAGACGACGCACATCACGCCCGCCCCAATCCGCCAGCAAGGCATGTCGCTGCCACCGCCGTCAATGTCTCGTGTCCACAAAGACGACCACGGAAGAAGAGGAGGCAGTAGTGACATAGACTACGAGCGCGGCGAAACAGATGAAGACGACGAGGAGAGTTACGAAGAAGACTTGGAAGGGGTCGACGAATACCGATACCAGTACGATTACAACGGCGCACGTAGTACGGTCGATGCCGTCGATGACAATGAGCGCGTCCACCGGGTGCGATGCGCGGTGCCTAGGCCTGATGCCCCCGCTACTGATAGCACCGACGACGAAGAGGATGATGACAGTCAGTACGATAGTGACAGTCAGGAAGATGGTAGCTATAGCGATGGCAGCGATGATGACGACGACAAAGGGCACGACGCTCTCGTCAGATTGTGTCGCAAATGGCGCACCAGCCGCGTCAGGCTCGAAACTCTTGCAGCCGCATCCAAAGTCTTGCGTCAGGAGCGCAACGAACTGGAGCGCCGCCTTATTAATCACATGCGCGAGCGCGGAATCGACGACGTCGACGCATTCGGGACCATCGAGCGCGGCCGTCGCGTCAAAGTGCATATCAAGCAGGCGCCCACGACGTGTTCTGTGTCAGACAAGATTCTTCGCGCCGCTGTCTTTCAACACGTCTCTGCCGAAATGGCCCACATGTGCGCCATCGACGAGGCGGCAAAGAAAGCCGCCAGGGAGGCCAGGAAGGCAAAGGAGGCTTCCTCGTCGTCCTCGAAAAAGAGGGGGCCGTACGGAGACGCGCCGGGACTGCCACAGGCCAAGCACCCGCGCCGTACGTCCACGGGCCCATCATCCCCGACTGCGTCCGACCGTGCATCATATCGGCCCGATGGCGGGCTTGTTGAAAAAAGCGAGCGCATCGACCGCGCGTCCTCTACCGACGCCAGCAGTGACAGCCATGACGACGACGCCAGTGGCAGCAATTACGACGACGACGACGACAGCTATGACGACAGCGGTAGCGACGATGACGGGGGACAGGTCGTCCAGGGGGTTTCACTAAGCGAGGCGCTCGGCGCCGCGTTGGCACAGGCCAGACGACAAGCGCAAAGGGAGATCGCCACCCCGCGCTTTATCGTCGAGGTCTTTGTCTATGACCACAAGGACCGTGCCCGAGAACACGAACCCCTCATGATCGACATGAGCAAAGGGAAAGCGAGAGCGCAGGGCCAAGACGCAGTCAAGAAAGGACGCAGAAGGAGAGCGCGACTGGACACCAGAGACCCCAGCAGCCCGCCAAAATTGTCGCGCGAGGCGACACAATGGGCCGCGCGTCTCCACGTCGTCATCGAGAACCTGGCAAAGATTCGCGCCGAGGCCAGCCCGCTCCGTGCTCATATGGCCGCCCTCACAGTCGATCTCCCATCGCCAACGTCATCGCCGTCGCAATTGCAATCTGCATCTCATCCTGCGACGACCACCGATGGGGCCAATGCCGACGGCGGCGACACCGCGATCGCCGACACCGCCGCCGCTGCTCGTGGCGGTACCTCCAGCAAGAGCACGCCCACCGCCCGCGCCGCGGCCGCCGAGGCAAAGCGCCTGCGCCATGCCAGGTATGCGTCATTGCGCGATTCTGTTGCTGCCTACCTGAACGCCCACGGTCCGCGACCCGACGAGCGCGGTGGTCTGGCCGTGCGCTTTGTCGAATCGGCCGGCGGTCGCAACACACCGGGGACAACGGCCACCTACCGCATCCGCACGGTCGAGCGCGGCCGCAATGGCAACATCACTGTGGGACGCTACGCTGCCGCCGCTACGTCTGCCGCCAGCACGGCCCTGAGCGCCGTCGGTCTCAGGCCCGATCGGCCGGCGAGCAAGGCCGCGCTGGATCGAGCCTTTGGCAATGCGGCCGTGCGCGCTGTTCTCTTTGACGCCCTCAAGACCTCGCTTGCCGACACGCGCGAAAAGTGCAAGGCCACGCTCACACGCAACCTCGTCATCACCAAGGTGCCCTCGGGACCCTCTCCCTCCAAAAGAGCCCCCTAGGCGTCCGTCGCCGAGCGCATCGGGGGAGGGAACAAGGAAAAAAAGGAAACGACTTTTTTTGTGAAAGCGCCCGACAAAAGAAAAAAACAGAAAAAAGAAAACAGTATAATTTTCGCCCTTTTCCGTTCCTCCCTCTTTGCTCTAGGGCACCGTGCACGCCCTTTGATCGTCTGTCTCTTTTCTCTCTTTTTTTTTGCTTAGCCTCCGCGAGCGCCCGGTGCCTTGCGTGTGCCTCTTTGGGGAAAAAAAAAAGAAAAGGGACGAGGAGGCCGCCGCATGCCACGACCTACAACGAACACGCGGGGAAAAAAAGAACAAGGGGCAGGAGGAGGCAAGCCGCCACTTTGGGACAGCTTCTTTTCCTGGTGGCGGCATCCTTGAGGCTTGCCAAATGCGCGACAAGCCCGCCCAAAAGAAGAAAGAAAAAAACATGTCCGGTTTTATCCTGCATTTTTTGCGCTTGGTTTATCGTCTTTTTGTCCAGTAATATCCCCGATTATAGAAAAAGGGCGTCTTGTTTTAGGGCGGCCTCGCGAGGGCACGAGGTTTCCGCGCTCGCCAAACTAGCATCGCTTGCGGGTGCGCAACAACGGCCCCCTGGTGCTGTGGACGATTTCGGCTCCCCTTTTTTCCTTCTTTCCGAAGGTCTGCAAAAAGGCCAAGCAGATTGGCCACTGGTCCTTGGTGTGATTTTGGTATTTTTTCCCTTTTTTGCGCGACAAGCATCGGCGATCTCTGGCGCGCCTGTATCGTTGTAACAACGACAACGCGACAACTGCTTGGGTCTTCTTTTGCTGAGCACGCCACCTCTCGGGGCCAATACAAAAAAGACGCGGCCGCCAAAAAGATGCCCTTTGAGTGCGACCAAAGAAGAGCGTCGTCCTCCCTGCCTTTTTCACCCCCTGCGCCAGTCGAGCGACTCTCTCTCTCTCTTTTCGCTAAACCACGGTCGGTCGGTGCGCTCACGAAAAAACTCTCATTGGCCAACCCTTTTTTCGGAATATGAGTCCACTAAATATTTCTTTCCGCTATTGTCGACTGGAAAAAAGGGAGGGGGCATCGGCCAAGCGGCGCCCTTTTTTCGTGGGCCTTGGGTGCCTCTTGGGTTTTTATCACACCTCTTTTTTAGGTCTTTTGCATGCACCGGCGAAAAGATGGCGGTGGCCTCCCGGTGGAATTGGCCTCTCTCCCCCCTTGTTTGTCATCGTCGTCAAGAGCGTCCGTAGGCTCGACGCGCATGAGGACAAAAAAGAGGAGGCGACACAAAGGGAAAAGGCACACTGACACAATGGGCGACGCCGAGGAAAAAGTGACAGGGGGCGCTCCGCAGTATGCAGATGCCGACAAAGCGAGAGGACCACCGTCATCAGAGAGGGCGGCCCACGGCAATGACGCAACGAGCGATGCCGCGGTGCAGTCAAACAACGGTGGTAGTCCCCAATCGCCTGACGACGACACGATCCAGAAACAGCGCTATGTGGACCTCGTCGCCGCCAACCCTTGGTATGTGCACGATGTCCTGCAGCGCATGCGCCACGACGGCGGCACGAACGACGAGTGGATCGCGACGGCCGTCGCCATCCTGCGGGCGGCATGCACTCGCGCTGCATCGCCGTCGGCCTACGGCGTCGACAAGATGAATCGTGACGAGTACAAGAGGCTGCTCGGCCGTCTAGGTATTCCGCGCACTAGGGATCTGGCCAGGTGCGAGAGCGCTATTGGCCGTCTCGTCGCGCTATGGGAGGCCCTCGGTGCCGATCGTGACGCGCTAGAAACGGCGCGCGTCTATCTCGACCTTTGGCCGCCGACGCGTTCAGCCATTGCCGCACTCTCGGTCGAGGTGTCATCATCTTCCGCCGGGACCGGTGCCGGTGCCGGGCACAAAGGCGACTGTCAGCGGGCAACACATAGCGGACCGTCGGCGGTGTCGGCGCTCGGAGATGCCGTGCGTCGCTGCGACCCCTCGAGGCGTGTGGAATCGTGCGTCGCTGACGGAGAGGTGGCGTCGCCCTCGTCGACGGACGAAAAGCGGTACCTGATCTTGCGCAGGCGTGGCGTCCATTACTACGACGTCGCAGTTCTGGTGGCCGTCGGTCGACACGACGGCAGTGACGGTGCAGGCACGCTCCTCGGCCGCATGTTGCGCCAGGAACACGACGAGGACACCCACGGCCTACAGCCTGTGCCGGCGCCAGCGCACGAGACCTTGCCGTCGCGGCTGCGCCCATACGCCGCGTTCGTGCCAGCACTTCTCGTGGCCATTCTCGACCACTGCGGCGTATATGATCCGTCCGAACGCGATCCGGATCTGATATACGACCACGCGGTGGACAACGACGAAGAGGATCTCTACGAAGAAGACGCAGGATACGACGGCGGCGACGACTATGACGCCGAACCCTTTCTGACGGCGTCGGATGCCAAGGACTTTTTCCCGCGACATTCGGAACACTACTGGACGGCCCCGCTGGCGCAAACCATAGGCGCCCTCATGTGCGACATCGCGTCACCGGCCGACGTCCCAGCGCGCATCATCCTGACACACGCAGCCGTTCCCGACACGCTCCGCGGTCAATTCGCCTGGCTCGACGAACGCACGCTGCTGCATCTGTTGGCCCACCTCGCAGGACGACACACTCTGGGCGCCTTTGCCTTGGCGCGGTCACGTTACGGACCCTCGTCCGTAGTCGCCGATGACACCGATGACGACGATGATGGTGGTAGTGATGGTCATGACAAGGATACCGTCGCCAAACAGCAAGATGTTGTCGGTAACAACACAGACGACATTGTGCATGAGGATGGCGACGGCCTCCTGGTCCGTCATCGCGACGATGGGCACGAGACCGTATGCCGCCACACACGTCGTGTGCGTCCGCACGCGCCCCGCGCACTGGCTTTGCTGTCGCGTCGCGCCGCTGCAACCGCCAAGGCGCATGTGCCGATTGATTCGCTCCCAGAGCAAATCGGCGACCCGTTGGCGTTGGACATATGGCTGACCAACTGTGCAAACTCTGTCTTGGCCATCGCCAACAGCGGCAACAACAGCGCGTCAGACAATGGCGGCGGCGGCGGCGACAATGCGGGCGAGACCGCAGGCCCATCTGGCGACGCCGACAGCCTTGCCGATGTCGCACGTTACTGGGGCGCGGAGACCGCTGCCGCCGCCCAGACCGAGAGCCCTAGCCTGCTGTGCGGCGACTTGGCGCCTCACGTGGTCGCGCGCACCTTTCCCGGTGGCGAACGCTTCACGTCGATGATGATGTCATTGTCCATGGCGGCCCGCGTCGGACCGCCGCTGCTCACCACCGCTGAATGCGACGCAATCGCCATTGCCTGCTACGTTTCCAGACGAGCACGCCACCAACGACAACCGCCCTTGTTCGTGTGGACGGCCGACGTGCAAACGCTGGCCCAGTGCATCGTCCGCGACGACCCGTGGCTCGGACAGTTTGAAGACAAGGAACTCGACGCCGTTGTCGATCGCGTGTGCGTCCTCGTCGCCGAGGCCAACGAAAAACACAATCGTCCCAAGCCGATCGCCGGCGCCCCGTCGCCCGCGGCCGTGTCGCCAGCCGATCGCGACGAAAACATTGATACGCGCGTGCAAGTCCTCATCGCCCTCGCCGCCGTGCGCAGCGGCATACCCATTGATGCCGACGATCTCGCCGACGCCCACAAAGCAGCTGCCATCGGAGGACCCCTCAACGCCCTCTACCCCTAGTCACGGACGATGGCCAACAAGAGAAGAAGAAAAAAAAGAAAAAACGCACTCTCCTGTCTTCTTGCGCCTTTGTCTTGCCACCGGCAACGAAAAAGAGCATCTCAATGTTCTCGACCACACTGGGCGTCAGCGACGTCGACCACTATGACGTCCAGTCTCTTGCGCCAAAAAGGCCTGCGTTTTCAATGCAATAAACCTGGATTTATCCCGGATTCATTGTCGAATAAAATCTACAAAATTGTCTGGTAATATCCCGGTTTTTTGCGTTGAAAACGTAGCCCCTTTTTGACTGGGCCTCAAAAGTGCAGAGGATTTTTGGCCCCACCAAACTACCTCGCTCTCCTTTTTTCGGTCGTCGTTGATGACGCAAAAAAAAAGACGGCCCATTTGTCTCTCCTCTGCGGTTGCGTGTGCGGCCGGACGAAATTTTTTTTTGAGGATCGGTTTGCGCCAATCCTCCACACGGCGATTGGTCCCTCGTGTGCTTTTTTCTCGGTTGACCTTTTTTCCTTTTTTGAGTCGAGGCCATTGCGACTGCTCGCCCTTTTTTTTGGTTGCGCCATGGGGTGGCTGAGGGTTGCGATGGCGATCCTCTTTCACTCGTGAGATCATCGCGCGCCCATTCTAGCGAGGTCCGCGCGCCAGTCGGTAAAAAGGCAAAGAGACGAAAAAGGCATGGGACGAAAAAAGAGAGAAGGCGCATTCATGCCGACCGGCAGGCAGACACCCGCGGCCACCCATGCAGAGGCGCACAAGACAACACAGTCGAAAAAGGAAGGCCTCAAAAAATTTTTAAAGACCGCTTCGCGGCGTCTAAAAATAAGAAAACCCCCAAACATACACAAGACAAGACAAAAGATGAGGACGGTCTTTTTGGCCCCATCTCTTTTGAACGGGTGGACGTCGGACTCGCGCACTCGCATAGAGTCACGATTTTTGCGCTCGTGTGTGTCTCTCTTGCCGGCGACGACAGTTTTTTGGGGCCTTCCATTCTTCTTCGGGCCTAGTCGCCTGTCGGCCAGCAAGAGTGTCGGACAAAATGCGTCGGCGACTGAATGTTTGCCTGTATGCAGCGGTCGCGCCCCCCTCGATCAACAACTCAACAAAAAAAAAAAGAAAAGAGAAGAAGAAGAAGAAAAGAGGCACGCACAAATGGCGACGACACCTAGCACATGACGCTGACGGCGATGACCACAACGACGTCCACTCTCTCTTGCGTCAAAAGAGGCTGCGTTTTTAACGCTAAAATCCAGGATTTATCCCGGTTTATTCCATAATATATTCTATCTATTGTCTGGTAATATCCCGGTTTTTTGTGTTGAAAACGCAGCCTCTTTTGGCGGGCCTCGCGAGGGCAGAGGATTTTTGTCCCCGCCAAACTACTCACGACCGTTGGTCGTTGTTGATGGCGCAAAAAAAAAGCACGGCGCGATTTCTCTCTCATGGTTGCGCACGGAAGGACGCAAAAATGGAAAAGCGACCTATGGCAACGGCACTGCGATTGGCCTCTTGTGTGTTTTTCCTCTGAGTGACTTTTTCCTTTTTTGAGCACACCCCATGCGAGCGGGTGCGCCTTTTTTTGTTGGGGAGGGGCAAGACGACAGGGGGCGGCCACTTCTTTGCCCTGCCGTCGCGCTGACAAAGGAAAATAAAAAAGTAATTTTATACAAACCCGGTAATCACATTTACTTTATTGGCTGTTGTTGTCATTGTTGGCTCTGCCTTGGCAGACAGGTAGAGGCGGCGTCGGTTCAGGTGGCCGTGGCCGCCGGCGCTGCTGGCGTAGGCGCTCCCGTTGTCGCTGTTGTCGCCGCAACAACAGCATAGGTCGCACCGCGTCCATGGCCGACAAAAAGGTGTCGATAATCTCCAATGTCGTGTCGTCATTACTGGCCCCGTCATCGTCATCATCACCATCGTTGTCGTCGCTTTTCATGGTGTATCTGTTTTCGACAATATTGCAAGCCGACATCATCGCATCCGTAGTCGACGCCGCCGTGGGCGTCTCTTCCTGCGCGCCACGCTCTCTGGCTGGCGCGTACGCCTCTGTGTTGTCGCGCGCGCCCGCTGCCACGCAAGAGCCAGCCTTGTCAATCTTGCGACGGATAACCGCCCTGTCGTCGTTGTCGTTGTCGTTGTTGTTGTTGTTGTTGTCACCATCGTCAACTGCAACGGCGCCGTCGTGATCGGTCGGCAGGCGGGTCGGTCTCTGTCGTCTCTTTTTCGTCGCCTCTGTCGCTCCCCGCGCGTTGCTCTCCTCTGACAGACTGGACGCTATCCGGCCCAATACATCGTCCAGGGGCTGCCGTCGTCTGTCCAGTGTGTTTGTCCTGGGAGATCTTTTCGCACGTCGAGGCGACAAACACGAGATCGTCGGCTCGGTGGCCGTGCCGTGTACGGTCGCTACGACGTCCATTTGTGTGGCGGTTTCTACCACTCTGGTCTGTCGCGTCGGCACCGGCATTGAATCACCCATGTCGGCCAATGCCGCCTCGATGTGGCGCCGCGTGATACGCACGAGCCGATGCGTCGTCCTGTCGCTGCCGTCTTGCGACCTTGTCGCTTTTCGGTTATGAGCAGAGTGGGCTCGTGTGTGGTGCGCACCGCCATGAGCGACGACGTCTCTGCCGACCTTGGCGTCGGCATGGAACTCGCCGCCGCCAACGTTGGCCCTGGCCTTGGTTCTGTGCCACAGCGACCTCAGCGCATCAAGCAGGACGGCACGATCGGGCGCTCGGAGCCACGACGCCAGCGCTTCAGCGCTCCACTCGGTCCAGTCGTGAGGCGCGCTCCAATCGGTCACAACGCCCAAGAGGCACCTGTAAGATGACGGTGCCATGTGTGCCACCAACGCCGCGTCGTCGTCGTCGTCTTTGTCGTCGCATCGGTGCTCAACATCACCGTCAGCACGGCCGGACGTTGGCACTCCAGCTGCTTCTTCTGCTGCTGCCGTTGCCATTGGCGCGACCACCACGTCTCGAAACAGACCAGCCACCAGCGTTTCTTTGATGGCGCGTTGGGCCGTCGAGCGCTGCATGCCCAACTCGCTTTCGCACACGTCGCCGAACGAGGCATACGCAGGAGGATGAGCAGTGAAATCAGAGACGATGTCGGCGGTGTTGGCATCGCAAGCCGATGCCGCCGCAGTCGACTTGTCATCGTCTTTCGGATCAACCGCTGTAGGCTCGGTCCCGGACAGCACGAGATCCGACGGCATCGTGCCTCGTTCGACCGCCGCAAACCATCTATAGAGACGATGAAGCACACCATACATCGCCGCCCCGTCGTGCGTGCCGCCGCCGCAATCTGAACGCCTTGCACGCGCCGCCCTCAACAGGATGATCTCGCGCCGTTGCGCGTCTATCCACACATTAACGCTAGCGGGCAGAATCGGTGCCGCTGCCGCCCTCGCGTGAGGCGGCGTAGACGAGGGCACAGGCGAATCCATCGATATACTTGCCCACTCGCCTCTTTCCTCCTGGCAGTCTGTGCGAGTTCTGTCCGTCCCTCTTGGCGCCGCGTCTTCTGTGCGTCCAAATGGCGTGGACGTTTATATGGTCAACGCACGCACAAGATGGTGCACCGCCTGTGCGTTCAAATGGCCAAATGCGTTGCTCTCCTAGTGGCCGTCGCGTACTCTGAGCAGATTTTTCGTCGGCCTTTTAATGATGATGTGTGATGTCGCACGAGGTGTGGCCGTATCGTTTTCTCTTAGCGATGAATGCGCGTCCGATTCGCAGCCAAATCTGGGCTGGTTTTTTCCAGGCGTGCCCGTCTTTCTTTTTTTTCTTTTGTCTTTTGCGGCTTGTTGGTGTGTCACCGCGGGTGAGGGCAGGAGAGACCACCCACTCTGCGGGGCGGCCGCAAATGACACGCCGCGAGCAGCCAACCGTGTTCGCGAGTCCAGGCAGACTCCCACAGGAAAATTTGCGCACAGTACCCAGAGAAAAACTATTGGGGCGCGACCAGTACGACACCACGGACCTGCAGAAAAATTGTAAACAAAACTTGTCACAGAAAAGACCGGCGTTTTTGTGCACGCGCCCTATCGGGGCCCTCGGCTCTTTGGCCCCCTCTTGGCGCGCCATGCCTTTTATGCCGACACGTCCATGGCATGCCTTTTATGCCGACACATAAACAGGAACAAGCTTGCGCAGTTCTTCTTCGCCGCTTTTTTCGAGAGATCGTGCCCTTTGGGGGCGGGCGCCGCCGCCTCTTCCTTTTGGGGGGGGGGGGAAAGGTACCGAGCAAGGCACGAAGCAAAGATCCGGGCCAGGTCCCCTCCTTTCCCAATGAAAAGTTTTTTTTTCATTAGGCGCGCTATCCCAGCGCCCCGTCGGCGAACAAAATGCCAACAAGAAAAGAAGGGCAAAAGGCGAATGCAATAAGGTTAGATGATATCTTATTCATGCCGTCGGTGTTTTGGACGCTCGCACCACAATGACTCGGCACATGGGGGAGAGGACGACGGGTCCCTTTGCTTGGCTTCATGGTCGGGGACGCGGTGTCCCGGCCACCTCATAAGCACCCCATCAGGTTTCAGGCGTCGTGGTCGACCCTGTGGAGCCAATAACTCTTGCTCCACGGATCGTCACGATCCTCCGCGCGCCAAGGCAGTTGAAAGTCCCACACCATGTCGGCGCCTGCGCCGCTATCGTAACCGAAGCGCACATATTCGTGACGGAACCAACGGGCGAACGCCATGTGCGCTGCGCTGCGCGGTGGAAACGCTGTGCCGCCGCCGTCATCGTCATCGTCATCATCATCATCGTCGTCGCTATCACGTGCCACCGGCACCGGGCGAGGCGGCAACATGCTGGGGGCATAGTGGCCGTCCTTGTCGTATCGCGCTGCATGCAACGCATAGTGCGTCACACCGTGGCGCGGTAGGCAGCTGATAGCCGCCACCGTCAGCGGGCCGTCGCCGAGTGTGGCCATCGCCTTGAAGACGCGCGAGTACATACGCTGCGCGCGCCATCGTCGCCTGGCCTCAACGTCTGACGGTGCCGTGCGCCCCTCGACATCATGGCCCTGGTCCATCGCACGCTGGTCGTCGACGATACTGGCCTTGACCTTGCAGTGACATTCTTCTTCTTCTTCTTCGTGAGTCTGTCCCGTGTTGACGATGACGTCGTGTGCGTATGCGGCACACCGGGTGATGGCATCGAGCAGGTCTTTGACCACATCCGTCACGGTGTACGCGCGGTCCTTGTTGTAGAACCAGCGAAGCCTCGCGTCGCATTTGCTGTTGTTGTTGTCTTGGCTGCTGTCGTCGGGATGGTGTGCGTGGGCTGGTACAGCCGTGTGCGCGTCGAACCGCTCCCGATACCGCCGCATACAACGGGCCAGGTCGGCGTCCATCGCCGCCGCCTGGGCATCTTCCCCAACCGGTGGGCAGGCAACAGCTGCCACCGCACGACATGTCGTTTTGCCTTTGGCTCGCTGCTTCGTGTCTCTTTGATCTGTCCCGCCACGCTCATCGTCGCTATCGGCCGCATCGACGTTGTTGTCTGGATCCGGCAACGCCCTGGATCTCACGCGCGTCGCGTCACCACGGGGACGGTGCGCAGTCTGCTCCCGTCGTTTGCATCTCGCGGCCTGTTGAGCGCAATGCGTTGGTGGTGCGAGCGAGCCGCCATTGTCGCCAACCCGCCGGGTCCACCGATCGCGGGCGTCGGTGTGCCACGCCGTCGTTGATGTGCGTCCGAGACATTGCGACTGCACGATCCCGTGCGCACAGTCTCTGTCGACTTGCATCGCATCACGGTATCTCGCGCGAACCGTTTGCCGGCTGCCATCCACTCGTTTGTCTTTGTCGCCACCGTCATCGTCAACACCACTATCGCCATCATCGCCACCATCATCGTCAACATCACTGTCGACATCGTCATCCCCACGTTGACCCTTGACACTGTTAATAACATTGTTGACGAGGTTGTCAAAATCGCGCGCGACATCCACACTTTTGGAGTCGTCTGTGCGACCGTGGTCGACGGTATCATGGCTACGCTTGAGTTTTTTGTGCAGCTGGACGGTGCTCGATGTACTGCCAGATAGAGACACGACAACATCCGGCGTCGCGGATGGCGGCGCCTCATCTCGCTCGCGCTTGGCGCGTGGCGTAGCGATATCGCTCGCGCGCAAATTCGGCTCGGCTTTCGGTACGCTGTCGCGGCACGTCACATCGAAATGGCGGCGTATAAGACAGGCAGCGCCCTCGGCGCGCATGGCGGCGCGCGCTCGCTTCCATCGCGCCCACATGTCGGCCCGTAGCGCCTCCTGTGCGGGCGCAACAAACCAAGCCTTGAGCGCGTCTAGGGGCCAGTCTGTCCATGCGGCGTCCATCTCACGCGCTGCCCATGCGCCCACGACTCCCACCATGCGACGGTAAACCGACGGCTTGACGCGTTCCGCCACTGTTCTATCGGTGTCACTCACGACATCATCGTTATCATGGTCAATGACATCACTGCTGTCGCTCACAGCAACCCCGCAAGCGCTCACGGGAGACAGCAGCACATCACGCACGAGCACATCGACCAACACCTCGCGCATCGACTGGTATACTGCGGCACGCGATGCGTGCAGCGCTGCGGTGCACACCTCATCAAAAGATCCGTAGCGCCATGTGCGCACCGCGGCTGCGGCCGTCGCGCTCTCCACACCGCGCCATCCAAACCCGTCGTCGGCGCGCGACGCCGCCGCGAAATGACAGTGGATAATGTGCAGCGCCAGGTACAGTCCCCTGTGGCACTGCGCCTTGGAGCGCGCGCAGGCAATGGCCTCTTCTAGCGCCTTGTCCATCGCGCCGTGCGGCGACGATTCTGACAGTGAGGACATCGTAGACGGCAGTGGCGATTGATGGTTGATGGCGATTGGCGACGTTGATGGCGGCGACTGTGGTGACATTGGTGGTCCACCTCGTCTTGCTGTCTCGAATTCGCCGGCGCCCTGCATGACTCTGCTCGCCTTGGACCAGCAACAACGGCTCTCTTGGGTCTGGGTCGCCTTTGTCCCCGGATTGGCGTGCCTCCCTTTTTTTCTGTCTGGCGCGGCCTCTTGTTTGTGTTTTTTGTGTGCCTGTGGGCGTTGGTGTCGTCGCCGCTGCTTCTTGCGACTGCCTGTCTGGAGCCTGATGGTTGGGTTCGCTAGCCGCGTACCCGCACACCTGTAAGCCGCTTGCTTGGAACCCGACCAGGGTCGCCGCAACCACGTACCCGAGCCAGCGGGCGCATGCGCACACATCGCGTTTGGCTACATGGCGTCTCGCACCGCCCGATCACTTTGCCGATCTCTTCATACATACACTCGTGACCCCATCGCATCCCAATGCAAAGCGCGACGGCTCGCGAGACCCTTGTTTTCAGCGTCCCCGTCTTGCACATGTGCGCCCCGATGCCTTGACGCAGGAGAAAAAGATGCACGGCGAGTCGCCCATTCACAACATCACAGTTTCGATGCCGACGACCACCATGACGTCCGCTCTCTTGCGCCAAAAGAGGCTGCGTTTTAACGCAATAAACCAGGATTTATCCTGGTTTATTCCATCGTATATCTTACAAATTGTCTGGTAATATCCTGGTTTTTCGCGTTGAAACCGCAGCCTCTTTTGGCGGGCCTCGCGAGGGCAGAGGATTTTTGCGCCCACCAAACAACTACTCACGATTGTCGGTTGTTGATGACGACTCAAAAAAAAAAGACGGTGCGATTTCTCTTCTCATGGTTGCGCACGAAAAGGATACAAAAAAAGGCAGAAAAGCAGCCTACATGGCAACGGCGCTGCGATTGGCCTCTTGTGTGTTTTTCCTCTGGGTGACTTTTTTCCTTTTTTGCGCCATCACCGACGCACGTGATGCCCTTTTTTTGGAGGACGGGGACGCCTCTTTCTTGGGGTCGCGCAACGGTCGCGCGTTGGAGGGGAGAACAAAGAGAGGACAAGGGTCGACCTCAGACCTTTGCGTATCGGCACCAGGCTAAAGGCGGTGGCGGCGGCGACGCAGCGACGGCGATGGCCAAAGGAGGACGCCGAATTTTTTTTTTAAAAAGCCGCTACGCGGCCGACCAATATAAAAAAGACCACAATGATGACACCACAAGGGACGAGGTGACCTGTGTGTTGCCTTTTTTTTCTTTGTGGCCTTTTTTGCCTCGCAGTTTTTCAGCGGCCCTCTCTCGCGCAAGAGCCAAGAAAAGGGGCGCGGGTGCTGGAGGAAAAAATACTACATGACCCTGCCTCTTTCTCCTTCTTTTTTTTTTATTTATTTGGCCTGTCATGGCGATCCGCGATGGCGTCATGGTTGCGCACAGCGCACGCACATGGATGCAATGTCGTTCTTTTTTTCTTGACTACTTCCAAAGGGCCACGACGGCCTTGTCACTCTCGCGCAAGAGCCAAGAAGAGGCCAACGATGCCACCATTCAAGAAGAAGAAGGTGATGACGTAGTCGTTGATATGGTTGTCGTTGATGTTGATGGCAGTGTCGGTGGCGACGACGAGGATGACGATGACGAGCAAAGCCAATACGACCGAGACCAGGGGTCGGCGACGCCGTTTGGCGACCTCGGCGGCACCATCGTGTTCCACACATAGTCGGGCGTGTTGGCCAGTCCATAGGTTTCGTGGTGCGCAGCAAACCACTCGACAAATGCTGCGGGCGCCCACAAGTCGGGATCGTCCATCGTCCCCTTGGCAGCGGCCTCGTCTTTGCCGGATGTGCTCCCGTTGATGGTGTCGCTTCGCGCGCCGGTCGAGCGACCCGTCCGGTGTCGCGTCGCGTAGGCCTCGACCACCATCGCACGCATCTCCTCTTGCGTGTAGCGTGATACCAGTCGCGCCGTGGCCTGTAGCATGAGTCCCAGATCGCCGAGATCCAGCGCACCCGAAAGACCACGACGCAGCCGGTCGGCTTCTTCCTCTTCCTTTTCGCGGCCACTCTCTAGCCGCCGGCGTCGGCCCGCCACGGGGCCACCATCGCCATTCTTCTCGACGATATTGTCATCTTGACCGACGCCCTTCATCGCGTCGTATGTTCGCTTGGTGCCGACGCAGGCATCGACAACATCGGAGCCGGACGACGCGACGGTTGTACGCGCACCCAGAGCGCGAGTTAACAATGATGGACCATCGTACCACGGCACCGGCCGCTGCGCCACGTGCGTGTCTGCCCTCGCCGTCGTTGCCGCGCCGCCGCCGAGTGGCTCCAGAGTGGGCCCATTCTTGGCGATGGTTGGGCCGAATCTGCCAACGTCACCTTTGGCACTGACGCACGTCGTGCAAAGGGGACCTCGAACAATATACGGTCTACAGGGACCCCGTGCGGCGGCACGCGCAATACGCCACCGCTTCATCATCTCGTCCATTTCGTCGTCGGTTGGCAACCGCGTCGGCGGGTTCGCATGTGTCTGCGCGGTTGTCGCCACTGTGGACGCACTAGATTGCCGGCGCACGATCGTTGCTGCGGCGTCAAAGTGAGCCTGTGAAGGATGCGCGCACGCCTTGGCCTCGGCGATGGATCTCGCCCGTATCCAAACCGCCATGAGAGCGTTGCGGAAGCGAGTGCGTTCCGACGCCGCAGCCCACGTCTTGAGTTGCTCCACCGATATGTCCAGCCAGTCGCCGTCGCCATCGTACCAGTCGTTGACCATGGGTATCATGCAGCGATAGGCAGACGGGCTCACGCGGCAGGCGACAGCCGCGTCCTCGTCCAACCCGCGGAGCACAACGTCGCGCATCAGCACGTCGATCAGCGCCACGCGCATGTTCCTATAGACGCTGTCCTTGCGCTTGATGACCAGGCCGCGCTTGCACATGTCATCAAACGAATCGAACCCCAATGCGCCGCCCGTTGTTGAGGCCCGATCGCCGATGACGTCCAGCGCCGCAAAGTGACGGTACAGGTCGTGCACCTCGCAGTAGAGCCTGACGAAGTTCGGACTCTCCACGCGCATGTGCCTCGTCACGCTGTCGAATTTCTCTGTAGCCACCTGAGCCGACAACATGATCGACGACCCCTTTTTTTCACGACCTTTTTGGCACACTCGATGACTGATCCGATTGAGCGAGTCTTTTTCACCCTCTGCCGCGACCGTCGTCGTCGGTGTTGTTCACGCGGTCGCTGGCCGTGCGCACGTGGGACGAGGCTCGCGTCTCTCCTTACGTACGTACGGATTGTGTGTGGGTGGCGCGTGGGTGCACCGCAAAACTTGTCGTCGTGCTCACGAGCGTCGCAGTCTTTTTACGCACAAAAGGAAATGTGCACGCAGGCAAACACACAGGCAAACTTGCACACAGACAGCGAGGCATAAGGGCTCACGCTGCGTTGCGACAGATCATACCATCAGCACGTTGCCAGTCCACATGCATCAAGCAGGGCGTCGTGGCCACGTTCCAATGAGCAAGCGCGGTCCCTTTACATGCCTCTCCCACCTTGTCGCGTGCGCCCTTTCGCTTCCAAAAACAAAGCGACCCACCAAAAAAAAAGGGAGAAAAGCACCGAAAAAACCCATAGCGCTCCGCGGGCCTCGTCAATTTAAAAAAAAAGAGAATCTGAGTAAAAGGGACACATGCACGGCGGCGGCATCCTTTCCATGTCCAAGGTTGACGTCGACACCGTCGCGAAAAAGGCCGCCGGGTTCGACAAGCCACCGCCGTCACGGCCAGTCGCCTGCTCGCCATACTGACACCATTTGCAGCCACCGGCTGTGTCGCGCGTCACTCACAAGAAGAAGAAGAAGAAGAAAAATCCAAACAAGAAGCAAGGCGACGACTGGCATGGCGCCGACGACCACCACGACGTCCAGCCTCTCTCGCCAAAAGGACCTGCGTTTTCAACGCAATAAACCAGGATTTATCCCGGTTTATTCCATCGTATATCCTATAAATTGTCTGGTATTATCCCGGTTTTTCGCGTTGAAAATGTAGCCTCTTTTTGGCGGGCCTCGCGAGGGCAGAGGATTTTCGTCCCCACCAAACTACTCTCTCTTTTTTTTTCATCGTCATCAACGACTGAAAAAAAAAGACGACGCGATTTTTTTGTCTCTCTCTCTCTTGAGGTTGCGTGTGAGGGACCGCGCGAAATGAGGAAGGAGCGGTTTGCGACAACCGCCGCCGTATGGCCATTGGTCTCTTGTGTGTTTTTTCAAGAAATGAGTCTTTTTCCTTTTTTGAGTTGCGATCATTGCGACCGCCCGTCCTTTTTGGTTGCGCCGTAGGCTAGTTTAGAGTTGCGATGGCGACTCTGTCTCTCGTGGCATCATTGCACGTACATTCTGGCGACGCCCATGCGCCAGTCGGCAAAAAGGCAAAGAAAAAAAAAAGAGATGCGACCCCAAAAGAAGAAGGCGCATTCATACCGCCAGACCGAGACATTTGGGCGCGCGCACGCACAGAAAGAGAGAGAGAGAGGACGATGAGACGCTATCGAAAGAAGAAGGCCTCCTTAAAAAAATTTTTTTAAAAAGGCCGCTGCGCGGCGTCTAAATTTTTAAAAAAAAACCAACACTCACCCAAAATTGAGGATCATCTTTTTGGGCCTCTCGCATCACGCCAGGCCCGTGCACTTGCACCAAGGCGCGACTTGCGCTCGCCTCTTTCTCGCCGACAGAGACGATGCCTTCTTTTTTTTTTTCAAGGGTTTGTTCACATTCGTCTTCTCCTTCTTTTTTTGGGTCTCGTCAATCGGTCGGTCGGTCGATCGGCGAGGGCGTCGGACCCATGCGTCGACGATTGGCTATTCGCCCATGTACAACAAAAAAAAAAAGAAAAAGTCGCCCACTCGGCCGACAACAACTCAACAAAAGCAAAAAAAAAAGAATAGACAAGAAGAAGAAACAGACATGACCAAATTCCACACGACCCATGACCTCGACTTTTTTTTTCTTCTCGCGCAACAATCGGCGGCAGAGAAGAAGGCACCAAAAAAAAAGAGAGGCGCACGAGGCAACACCGCCGCCCACAAGAGACGCACAGAAGGCGAAGAAAAAAATATATAATAAACAAATGAAAAAGGCCATTTCCTCACGGCCGCAAACTCTTTGTCGTCGCCCTTTTTTCGTCTCTCTCTCTTGGGGGTTTTCTTGAGGTTCTCTTTTTTTTTCTTTCTCTCGTCACGTCGTCTCTCGGTCTGTGCGGCGAGAGCGCGCGCGTGCTCCAGAGAGAAAAAAAAAGACTTGGCCTCTTGGTCGTAGGTCCTCGCGGCATTGACCCACGACCAAGAGGCCTCACAAAAAAAGACAGAAGAAAAAATGCGACCAAGCGCAGTGCCGACAACAACGCCCTGTCTCTCTGCACGACTGAACAAGGAAAGAAAGAGCAGAGAAAAGAGATCAGAGAAGAGAAAAATTGACGACGACAACACAAAAGCGACAACCGATGTGACGCCGACGACCACCGCGACGTCCACCCCTCCCTCGCCAAAAAAGACCTGTGTTTTTACAAACGCAATAAACCGGGATATATCCCAGTTTATTCCATCTTATATCCTATAAATTGTCTGGTAATATCCCGGTTTTTCGCGTTGAAAACGCGCCCTCTTTTGACTGGGCCTCAAAAGGGCAGAGGATTTTTGGTCCCACCAAACTACCCTCTCTCTTTTTTTTGTGTCACAATGACGGTGGAAAAAAAAAGACGACGCGCTTTTTTTTGGTCTCCTGTGGTTGCGCATGCCGGACGGACGAAATTCGCAAGGGACATTTTTGGGTCGGCCCTCATGGCACGCCCATTGGTCCCTCGTGTGCTTTCCTTTTTTAAAAAAAAAGATGATTACCTTTTCCCTTTTTCACGTCGCGACCATTGCGGCGACCGTTCCTCCTTCTTTTTTGTGTGTGGTTGCGTCGCATGGGGGAATCAGAGTTGCGATAGCGCGCCCATTGACCCCCCATCGAGCGATTGTCGCGCGCACCCCTCGCTGGCGACGCCTCTGCGCCAGTTGGTTTAAAAAAAAAGGCAAAGAGGCAAAAAAAAGAGATGCGACAAAAACCCAGAAAAAGACACACCCACGTCGGCAGACAGACACGCCTGCGCCCGTCGAGCCAGAGAGAGGGCGACGCAACAGCAGCAGCAGTCGAAAAAAAAAGAAGGTCTCTAGAAATTTTTTTTTAAAAAGGCCGCTTCGCGGCGCCTAAAAGTAGAAAAAGACAAAAAAAAGAACACCGCTCGACAAAATCAGCACCGTCTCTCTTGTGTGGGCGCACGCCCAGGCTCTCGCGCACTTGCGCCATTTTTTCTTTATCCTTTTTTTTTTACACTTGTCACCTCTCGCCGACAAAGTCGATATCTTTTTTTTTGGGAACAAGTTTCTTCGCATTCGTCTTCTTCTTTGGGTCTCGTCGGTCGGTCGGTCAGTGAGGGCGCCGGACCATGCGTCGACGATCGGATGTTTTGCCCATGCACAAAAAAAAAGAGTTGCTCACTTGCCCGACAACAACTAACTCGACAAGGGCAGAAAAAAAAAATGAAAAGAGACCGACACGACCAAATTCTCCACAAAAAAACCGCGGCCTCAACTTTTTTCTCGCGCGCAACCATTGGCGCCATAAAAGAATGACAAAAAAAAAAAGAAAAAGGCACACAAGGCAGCAGCCGTCGCCCGCAAAGCCAACAAGAGACACGCAAAAAATAAAATAAAAAAAAGACAATCTTCCTCACGACCGCAAAATCTTGTCGTCGTCGTCGCCTTTTGTCTCTCTCTCGCAGTCGATCGAGGTTTTCTTCAAGTCGCTTGGGGTCCCTTTGAGTGAGTCTCTTCTTTTCGGCGCGTCGTCTCTTGCTCCGCGGAACAAAAGTACGCATACTCTAGAAGAAGAAGAAGAAAAACTAGCCCGACGGTCTGCTAGTCCTCGCGGCATCGACCTATAACCAAGAGACCTTCAAAAATATAGAGAGAAAGAGGATGGAAAGAGACCTTCAAAAAAAAAAAGAAAGACAACGACCGAGCGCAATGGCGTCGACGCCCCCCGTCTCTGCACGACCCAACAAAGAAAAAAAACACATGCCAAAAAAGAGAGACGATCTATTTTTTTTAAAAAAAAACAAAAGGATAACCGTCATGACGTCCACGCCGGCGACCACCGCGACGTCCACCCCTCCCTCGCCAAAAAAGACCTGCGTTTTTACAAACGCAATAAACCAGGATTTATCCCGGTTTATTCCACAATATATCCTATAAATTGCCTGGTAATATCCCTGTTTATCGCGTTCAAAACCCTGCCCTCTTTTGACTGGGGCTCGAAAGGGCAGGGGATTTTGGCCCCCACCAAACTACTCACGATTGTCGGTTGTTGTTGTTGATGATGACGCAAAAAAAAAAGAGCGCACGTATTCGTCTCTCCCTTGTGGTCGCGTGTGCGGGGAAGACGAAATTTGGAAGGAGCGGTTTGCGACAACCGCCGCATGCCGATTGGCCTCTCGTGTGCTTTTTTTTCCAAGATAAGCCTCTTTTTCCTTTTTTCGAGTCGCTATCATTGCGACTGCTCGTCCTTTTTTTGGTTGCGCCGCAGGGTAGTTGAGGGTTGCGATGACGATCTGTTGCCTCTCTAGTGGGACCATCGCGCGTCCCTGCTGGCGACGCCCGTGCGCCAGTCGGTAAAAAGGCACAGAGGCAAAGAAAAAAAAGAGATGTGACGAAAAAAGCAAGGCGCCGACAGGTAGGGACACCTGCATCCGCAGAGGCGCGCACAAGACGACGCAGTGGAAAAAGAGGCCTTAAAGAAATTTTTTTAAAAAGGCCGCTGCGCGGCGCCTAAATACGAAAAACATATACACACACAAGACAGGGACGGTCTTTTGGGGACCCCTCTCTCTCTCTTGTATTGGGCCGACGTCGGGCTCAGGCACTTGCATTGGAGGCGCGATTCACACTCGTGTCCCCCTCGACGACAACGACAACGACGACACTTTTTTTTGGTCTCTTCTTCTTCTTCTTCTTACTTGGGTCTTGTCGCCGGCCGGTCGGCAAGAGTCTCGGACGATGCGTCGACGATTTAGTGTTGCCCGTGTACAAAAAAAGTCGCCTCCTCGGTCGACGATCCAACAAGAGAAAAAAGAAGAAGAGTGAGAAACACGACCAAATTCTCCAAGGCCTGTGACCTCGACCTTTTTTTTTCCTCCCTCCGCGCTGCGGTTGGCGGCAGAGGAGAAGAAGGAGAAGAAGGAAAAAAACACACACACAAGACAACGGGACCGCGCCTACACAGTGGACGAGAGGCGGAAAGGAGAAAAAAAATTCAGGTTTCCTCACGACCGCGAATCTTGTCGTCGTCTTTCTTGTGTCTCTCGTGAGACCTTGAGGTCCATCGGTGCTTTTTTTTTCTCTCGCCGCATCATCTCCTCCTCTCGACCTGTGGCAAGAGTGTGCGCCTGCTCCAAAGAAGAAAATGGACCGGCGGTTGGTCGGTCCTCGCGGCATCGACTCATGATCAAGTAGGCCCTCGAAAGAAGAGAAGGACAAAAAAAAGAGAGAGAGAGAGAGACAACGACTGAGCGCACTGGCGACAACGTCCCGTCTTTGGACGACCGAACGAAAGAAAAAGGAAGAGAGAGAGAGAGAGAGAAGAAAAAAAGATGAAAAAGAAAGACGATACAAAAAAGAGACGCCGACGACCGTCATGACGCCGACGCCGACGACCACCGCCACGTCCACCCTCCCTCGCCAAAAAGACCTGCGTTTTCAACGCAATAAACCAGGATATATCCCAGTTTATCCCACAATATATCCTATAAATTTCCCAGTAATATCCCGGTTTTTCGCGTTCAAAACCCTCTCCCTCTTTTGACTGCGGCCTCAAAAGGGCAGAGGATTTCGGCCCCCACCAAACTACCCTCTCTCTCTCTTTTTTCGGTCGTCATTGATGACCCCTCAAAAAAATTGACGACTCTCTTCTCTGGTTGCGTGTACGCGCCAGGGACGCAAAAATTTCCGGCCGGCTGGTTTGCGGCGGTCCTCCGCGCGACCATTGGTCCCTTGTGTGCTTCTTCTTTCGAAAAAAGAAGATGGCGCATTTTCCCTTTTTTGAGTCGACACCCTTGCGACCGTTCGTCCTTTTCTCTCGTTGCTCCGTAAGGCGACCTGGCGTTGCCATGACAACCCACTCCCGTTGCCCCTCGTGCCATCGTCGCACGTGACCATTTTTGTCGACTCCCCTCCATGCCCCAATCGCCAAAAAACAACATGGGCGACAAACAAATCCCTCAAGAAAGGCCCACTCACCCCCGACACACAGACATCCCCCAGTTGCGCCGACACACAGGAAAAAAAAGACAGACGACGCGACACACCAGTCGAAAAAAAGAATGTCTCTAGAAAAAATTTTTTTAAAAAAGGCCGCTTCGCGGCGTCTAAAATCAGACGGAAAAAAAAAAGAACACGCTCGACAAAAAGAAAGACTATCTCTTGTATGCGTGTCGACGTCGCCCTCGCGCACCTGCATAGAGGCGCAAAAATGGCGCCTCTCTCTCTCTCTCGTCAACAACCACGACGGCGTGAGGGTTTTTTTGATTTCTTCATTTTCCCCTCTTCTTTTTTTCTTCTTCTTTTGAGTCTTGTCGGTCCGTCGGTCCGTCGGTCGGCGAGGCTGTCAGACAATAGCGCCGACGATTTGGATGTGTTTGCACATGTACAAAAGACCCGCCCTTGGCCGACACCTCGACAATGAAATAAAAAAGAGACAGACAGAATAGGACCAGATACTCCGTAGCCCATGACCTTGACTTTTTTTTCTTTCGCGCAACCGTTGGCGGCAGAAAAGAAGGAAGGAGGACAAAAGAAAAAGAAGAAGACACACATGGCTGTGGTCGCCCACCATACGCACAAGCGTCGAAAAAAAAAAAAGAATCAATCGCAAAGACCATTTCCTCACGACCGCGCCAACCCCATCGTCTCTTGAAAAAGTTTCTTAAAGTTTCTTCCTGTCCTAATTGTCTCTCGTCCCGTGTGGCGAGAATGCGCGTGCTCTAGAGAAAGAAAGAAAAAAAATAGGACTCGACGCTTTGCCAGTCCTCGCGACATCGACCCCCAACCGACAGGCTCCCAAAAAGACAAAAAGGAAAGACAGAAAAAAAAGCAAAGACAAGAGACGACGACTATACGCAGTGGGGGGCAATGCCCTGTCTCTGGACAAGTGAACCAACAGAGGAGAAGAAGAAGAAGAAGGGACGACACAAAAAAAAAAGAATTGGCGACGACCACCGCCACTGACGTCCACCCTCCCCCCGCCAAAAAGACCTGCGTTTTCAACGCAAAAAACCAGGATATATCCCAGTTTATTCCACAATATATCCTATAAATTGTCCAGTAATATCCCGGTTTATCGCCTTAAAACCCTCACCCCTTTTGACTGCGGCCTCAAAAGTGCAGAGGATTTTTGGCCCCACCAAACTACCCTCTCTCTTTTTTTTTTCGGTCGTCATTGATGACTCGAAAAAAAAAGGACGACTCTCTCCTGCCGTCGCGTGTACGCACGGGCACGGAATTTTGCAAGGGACGGTTTCCGTGATAATCGCCTCGCACGCCGATTCGTCACCCGTGTGCTTCTTTTTCGCGAAAGGATATGGCACACCTTCCCTTTTTTGGGTCGATGCCGTTGCGACCATTCGTCCTCTTTTCCCTGTTGCACCGCAGGGCCACTCACCGTTGCCATGACAACACACTCCCGTTTCCCCTCGTGCCACCGACGCACGTGCCCATTTTCGTCGACGCCCCTCGATGCGCCAGTTCGCCAAAGACAATATGCCAACAAACAAACCCCTCAAGAAAGGCCCATCCATGCCGACACACAGACATCCCCAGTCGCGCGCGTAGAAAAAAGAGTGGACGACCCGACACACCAGTCGAAAAAAAAAGAAGACCCCTAGAAAATTTTTTTTAAAAAGGCCGCTGCGCGGCGCCTAAAATTAAAGGAGAAAAAAAAAAGAAATAAAACACACCTGACAAAAGTGACGACTGTCCCTTTGGCGCTCTCTTGTATGCACGGATGTCGGCCTCGCGCACTTGCTTGGAGGCCCCATTCTCTTGCACTTGCCTCTTGTCAACAACGACCATGGTATGCGCATTTTTTTGATTTCGTCATTTTCCCTTCTTTTTTTCTTCTTCTTCTTTTGGGTCTTGTCGTCCGTCGGTCCGTCGGTGAGACTGTCGGACAATGGCGTCGACGATTTGGATGTGTGTTTGCACATGTACAAAAGATCCCGCCCCTTGGCCGACACCTCGACAATGAAAAAAAAAAAGAGACAGACAGAATAGGACCACATGCTCCACAGCCCACGATCTCGACTTTTTTTTCTTTCGCGCAACCGATGGCGGCAGAAAGAAGGAAGGAGGACAAAAAAAAAGAAGAAGAAGACACACTAGGCGACACCATTGCCCACCATACGGACAAGCGTCGAAAAAAAAAAAGAATCAATCGCAAAGACCATTTCCCCTCACGCCCGCCAAATCTTTGTTGCCGTCGTCTCTTGAAAAAGTCTCTTAAAGTTTCTTCTTGTCCTAATTGTCTCTCGCTTTGTGTGGCAAGAATGCACGTGCTCCAAAGAGGAAAAAAATATATGGCCCGACGACTTGCCGGCCCTCGCGGCATCGACCCCCAACCAAGAGGCCCTCAAAAAGACAAAAAGACAAAAGGGAAAAAAAAAAAGAGAGAAGAGACGACGACAACTATGCACAGTCTCTAGACGACGCCCTGCCTCTTGACAAGTGAACAAAAGAAGAAGAAGAAGGAGATGCGAAAAAAAAGACAAAGAAGACATAAAAAGAACTGGCGACGACCACCGCCACGACGCCGACGACTGCCATGACGTCCACCCTTCCTCCCTCGCCAAAAACACCTGCGTTTTTTACAAACGCAATAAACCGAGATTTATCCCAGTTTATTCCCCAATATATCCTATAAATTGTCTGGTAATATCCCGGTTTTTCGCGTTCAAAACCCTCCCCTCTTTTGACTGCGGCCTCAAAAGTGCAGAGGATTTTTGGCCCCGCCAAACTATCGCCTCTCTTTTTTTTTTCTTCCAGTCGTCGTTGATGTCTCGAAAAAAAAAGGACGACCATCATTCGCCCCTCCTCTACCGTTGCGTGCCTACGCCAGAGACCCAAAATTTCCCATGGGCCGTCCCCCGACAATCGCCCCACGCGCCACCATTGGCCCCTCGTGTGCTTTTTTTTCCAAAAAAAAAGAAGAACGGAGCACTTTTTCCTTCTTTTGACTCGACACCCTTGCGACCATTCGTCCTCTTTTCTAGTTGCACCGCAGGACGACTTGGCGTTGCCATGACAACGCACCCCGTTGCCACCATCGCCTGTCCATTTTCTGTCGACACCCCAATGCGCCGGTCGCCAAAAACAATAGGGGCGACAAACAAACCCCTCAACAAAGGCCCACTCGCCCCCGACACACACACACACACAGACACCCAAAGTCGCGACGCCGCCCAGAAAAAAAAAAGAGAGGACGACCCGACACACCAGTCGAAAAAAAAAAGAAGAAGAAGACCTCTAGAAGAAAATTCTTTTTTTAAAAAAGCCCGCTGCGCAGCGCCTAAAATAAAAATAAAAATAAGAAAAAGAAAACACACACACACAATCGAAAAAAAAAATGACCACCACCTTTTCCGCCCCTCGTATGCGTCGACGTCGAGAGAAAAAGATGGCGCCATCTTTTTTTTTGCACTTGGCCTCTTTCGCCGTCGGCGGTCCTATGTGTGTATGTGTGTGTGTCTTTTTTTTTCGCTTGTCTTTTTTTTTCCTCTTTTGGCTCGCACCAGAGTCTCTAGAGGAAAGAGACACGATGCCCGCCGGTCGACCGCGTCGCCCATCTTTCGCAACCCTCACCCCCCATGCGCTTTGTCTCGTCTCTCTTTTCGAGCACAATCATGCCGCTAGGGGGCTCGTTGTTGTTTGTTAAGGGAGAAAAGACGAGAAACCCAAAAGGAAAAGGAAACAGAACAAAAATATTGACCACAAAAAATATCACATTCCTCTTTTTTCCCCCTCCTCCTCTTTCCATTTCTCTGTTGTTATCTTTCTTTTCTTTCTTTTTTTTTTCGAGCCGGCTCTGCGCGCATTTGCCTGCCTGGCTGTCGTCCCCCCTTTTTTTTCGAGGTTCGGCTCTTGGTCGGCCACCCAACTTTTTTCCTCTCCCCTCGCGGCTCCTCGCCCCTCTCCCATTGGTCCTCCCCTCTTTCTGCCCCCGCCGTCCCATCCAAAAATTCTCATTGGTCCCCGCCCCCCTTGCCTTAAAAGGCAAGATTCTTGACCACGAGAGAAATTCGCAAAAAAAAACTCCAAAAAAACACAAGAGGCGACAACACCGTAGTCGCTCCGCTCCGCTCATTTTTCCCCGCAGCAGGCGCACAGCGCGCGCCCCACGATGGCCAAAAGCCGCCTCCTCCTCCTCCTCCCATGGGCCGACCACGCCGCCGCCAAAGAACAGCGGCCTCTGCCACCATCCGATGGCACACCTCGCGGAGGAGAGGACTCTGGTATCTACTCTGTCTGCGCCTCGATACGCAAAACTGGCATCACACGCAAAAGTGTCGAGTGCTGACGTGTCTGCACCGTGTGCGCCGCATCCCGACGGCGCCGCCCGCTCGGGCATGCCTGAGCGGGTGAGCGCACGCGCTCGCCCCCGCAACCCCTGCCCCTCGCCACAACGACACCTCGCGCCGGCTCGCTTGGACACCACCGCCGGCCTACCCACACGCGACACGATGCACGCCGCGGCCCCATACCGCACCCGCAACGCCCCCCCCCCGCGTGCAACGAGGCCATGCGGCGCGCACATCCCTGTGATGGCTACATGTGTTGGCCGCCGACGTCACTGCTGCCCCCGCCCCACACGTGCGCCCTCACCTGGACGCCCAATTATTTGCCTTGCCCCCTGCGAGTCTCCAACGAGTTGTCTGGTGTGGCCTCTTTCTCTGTTTGCGCGCACAGCCGCCGACGATTTGCTGTTTTTTTTTTGGGGTTGCATCTCCCTCTGTCATGGCGCTGTTAGAGGGCGGGGTGTTGCTTTTGCCATGTTCGATACGGCGTCACTCGATCGCCTCCTTTGTTGAGGCCGCTAAAAGAGCCCCTTTTTGTTATCATCTATCGTCCCCCGGCAGACCCACAGGCCTTTTTGTTGTCTTTTTTTTATTTGAGCCAATGCATAGAGAAAGAATGGCCAGTAGCCATGCAAAGGCCCCTATAAAAACATTCAATGGCCGCCGCGGCTGTGTCTGTTTGTGATTTCGAAAAGATTCGCATCGCCCTGGCGGTGTGTCTGCGCGTCACTGCCAACGTGCCGTCGAAACTTTTTCATGGCTTGGTCATTTTGAGAGAGTTTGGAGGCCGCGACTCGTCCTGCCGACTTTCTTTGTTCCCTGCGCACCGCCCCAAACACTTTTTCTTTTTTTCTTGCAGTGCGACGATAATTTTGCGGCTCTTTTTTTTGATTTATTTCTCATTTGAGATTCCCTTTTTTGTTGGGCGGCTGCAGCAAAGCGCCTTCGCCTGAAAGGAGAGGGAGAGCCCTTTCACGTGATGCCCCAGAGGCGCGCGCCATCACGCACCCAGACGTGCATGGGACATTTGTTTTCACAGAGCCATCGGAGGACGTGCCTATGGCCAGACCTGTAGGCCTGTTCGCACGCTTCTTCGTCCCACACGCACCGATGTGCGCGCATCCATTTGACTACCTCTAGGTGGCCGCCGCGGGCCGCCGCCGTGAGTGCGTGTCGATTCCAAGGGCATTTGTTTTGTCTCAACCATTGGAGGGTGGCCAGTTGGCCGGCGCCCGCGGCCGCGGCACACGTGCGCGTGCTGTGCGGGCATCCGTTGGCGATTGCCCACTCAAGTACATTGAGATGGCCTTTGGCAGCGGCACTGTTGCACGTTGACTCGTCCCATGGACAGTCGGCTGTCTCGCGCAACCACGCAAGGGTGTCGAGATCACCGCACGATGCCGCCGCTGCGCACATCCATGGGCGTGCCGGCATCCCGCCGACCTCGACCAGCCACCGCGCGAGGCCCGTACGACCATTGCGCACGGTGGCCTCGCACGCATCGTGGTCCCACGGTGCGCCTTTGGCAAGCAGCCACGAGAGCACGTGGCGGTGGTCTTTGGCCAATGCCAGAGCGCTGGCGCGTTTGTTCCACGGACATCCCTTGTGTCGCAACCACACAAGCACCTTTAAATGGCCTCCTTTGGCGGCGCAGGCAAAGGTGGCCTCGTCCCACGGGCACCCATTGGCGTGCGCCCACATAAGCACCCCCAGGTGACCGCCCCTGGCGGCATAGTCGCACGTGCGCGCGTCCCAAGGGCACCCATAGGCTCGAAGCCAATCGAGTACATCGAGGTGGCCGCGCTTGGCCGCATAGGCACACGTCCACTGGTCCCACGGACATCCCTCGCCGTGCAGCCACGCGAGGACCTCTAGGTGACCGGCCTCGGCAGCGGCCGTGCATGTCCACCGATCCCACGCGAGGACCTCTAGGTGACCGGCCTCGGCAGCGGCCGTGCATGTCCACCGATCCCACGCGAGGACCTCTAGGTGACCGGCCTCGGCAGCGGCCGTGCATGTCCACCGATCCCACGCGTAACCGTTGGCGCGCAGCCATGCAAGCAGCGCGATGGAACCATCCCTGGCGGCGGCATCGCATGCCCACTTGCTTCTCGGGCAGCCATTGGCGTGCAGCCACATAAACACGACAAGATGCCTGTTGGTGATCGCTGCGACGATGGCGCGATCGTCCCACGGGCATCCGCCGGCACGGAGCCATTGAAGCAATTCCAGATGGCCGCCTCTGGCTGCGGCCTCGCATGTCAACGCGCTCCACGGGCATACGTTGGCGTGCGCCCATCTGGCCGTATCAACATGCCCGCGCTCGATCATGCGGTCCATATAGTTGCGCGGCGCACCCTTGTGTCTGTACGACAAACACCGACGCCATTGTCGACTTGTCCACCGTGGAGCCACTGCGTCTATTTCGTCCAGATGATCGAGTATGGCCTCGACGATTTCATCTGGCAGGGCCGGTATCACATTTTCGATACCGCTGTCTATTATGGGCGCTAAGTCCATATGTGTGTGCGCGCGCACGTCACGCGATGCTAATAACAACGACAGGACTTTTGTCTTTTTTTTCCTGAATCGTCGACGCACACACACACAAAAAAAGGAGACAAGGCAAAAAAATTGTTGCTCACGCAAGGCCCACAGCGTCTCTATCGTAGTGGCTTTTTTTGAGATTTGCACTTTTTCTGTCGTCCAATAAGACATTGGCATGTTTCGACCTCGTTGCTCTTTTGTCTCCTGCGTCACCGCTCTTTTGCGGGTTGGCCTTTTGTTTGTTTCTTCCCTTTTGTCTTGCGCTGCAACGCCCGCGGACACAAGGAAAAAAAGGGGTGCCTCGGTGCACATTGGATCAGCTTTTTCTTTTTTTTTGTTGGGCAGCTTGCGCAACAACATACGGACCGCGGCGCTCGTCTCTTTTGTACACCAAACAAATGGATTTCAACATTGGCGTGGCGCACCTCGCGCCGCGCAAGCCACATGTGTGGGCGTCAGAGGCCACCACAGAGATCGCCAACGTGGAAACTGCAGATGCCGACATCTTTGCGCGATTGCCCTCGCTCACACTCGAAGAGATCCTTTATTATCACCTTCTTGGCGAGGCATTGCGCGCTGCTACGGCCGCTCTCGCCGACAAGGACAACGAGGACGACGATGTGACTGATGTGATTGTCTTGTGTACGTGGTTGGCCTCGACTCACGCGCCGCTTCACGGGTCGCCCGAGTTTTGGTGCGCCGCTCGCCGCTTGAAAAACGCATGGCCTCGACTGGTTCGCGAACGCTTTGGCATCAGAGATTTTGGTTGGCGCGGTGTGTCTCTGTGGCCTCGGTCGGCGGGCGGTTCTGTCACGATGGTGTGCGGTCCTCGCCGTCAGGGCAAGACGACCGCTGCGGTGCGCCTCGCCCGCGTGTTGGCAAGGCGTGTTCGACATGTCGTATGCGTCGCGACCGATACCGCCGACCCCGTGTCGGACATGTTTTCTGGACTCGCCATTGATGATTACGAACTTGGAGAGATCAGAGGCGCGCCGTTTTTCGATGCATTTGATATCGATCGCATGTGGCAGACCATCGGCGCACTCGTGCGCGCCTATGCGCGAGAGGGCCTCCTGCTCTTTGTGGATGAAATGTATTGGTGCGATGGCGGCCAACACGTCGACCCCCTGGTCAAAGAGATCAGAGATCTTGGCGCGCACCTTGCGGTCACGCATCAGGGCTACGCGCTGACAGTCGACCAGATGGCACACCTGGACCGCGTTGTGTCGACATGCAGAACTCCTGATGCTCAAAGACAAAGGTTTGTGCAAACGGTGTGCACCGCGGCAGCAGTCGACCCCGCCGCCCTGCCGATGACGGGCCGCGAGCATCCTGGCAACGCCGGTGTCTGGGACGTGTATGTTTACCAGCGCCGCCACGATGGCACGCGCGATGTGCAGATCATGCCTTTTGCTCTGGCGCCACAATAAGATGTGTCATCCCTCGCCACCTTTTGACGAGGCCACGACGATGGGATCCCCCTCGGCTGGTGCAGAGACTGATTTCTGTGTGCCTTTTTTTTGTTGGCAACTCACTCTTGTTGCGTTGTTTGTATCTATTTGTTTTTTTTATTAAAAAAATGCGCACGCCCGATTTTTTTTGCGCAGTGGACATCCGCTGCATGCAGTGTCTTTTTTTTGTTGTGTCTGTTTTTTTGTTCATGCGACGCAAGGTTGCGAATTTGGATTCGTTCTGCAAAAGTGTGCAAGTTGTTGCGGTGGTTGCTGTGTTTATCGGCGTGTGCGTTGGCCCTCGCGGCAACAGCCCGACTTCATGGCGCGCTGCGAGAATAAAAAAAGAGCGCACAACCCACATTCAAAAAAGGAAGAAACATTTCTTTCGTAATTGGGTTTTTTCTGTTATAATGACCCGTTACGCTCGTTTTTTTCCTTTGCATCACAAACCCAAGGGCTCGTCATCGGCGTTGTCGGCCTTTGCGCCACCTCCTGAGATGACGGTGCGACGCATGAGCCGCGTCGTCGAGGTCGAGTGCATCGTTGACGGCATCTTCTGGTGCGAAAAATGCATCGTATTCGCCCTCGTCCAAGAGCCAGGTCCACGGCTTGCCAGACAGAGCATGATCCTCGACGATCATATTTTCCAAGATGGCGGCATGCTCGTCGTGTCCCTCGATCACGTGGTCCATCTCTGCCCGTGTGCCGGCGTCCATGTAAAACACGCAGGCCCACGCGACCCAGTCCTTGGCAAAGCGCGCGTTTTCGAGGCGCATTGGGTGTGCCCTCCACCGTTCAATGAGATGGCGGAGACTTGCTTCGGCATCAAACCACGTCATGGCAAAAGAGCGAGTGTTGTTGATATAGACCACGGCCACGCTGCCCCACGCAGGATGACGTGCGTCGCAACAGAGCATGAGCATGCGTGTACTCTGGTGATACTCATCGACCTCGTGGGCGCCTCGAAGGGGCATCCATCCGCGCACCGAGCCGATGCCGGCCAAAAAGCCCTCGCACCCGCGCACGTTGGGCACAAGCGGGGTTTGGCGCGATAACGCTGGCAGGATATGCGGATCAAGCGCATAGGTGGCAGCGACGGGCACGACAAGATCATTGTCGTCGAGGTGCTCGGCCGAAAGGAAATCTGTGTAGCCATCTATCCATTCGCGGCGGTGCCCTCCAAATGACCACACATGAGGTTGATTGAGATCCACCCGATCGACAATGCGCACGGTGCATCGTTGCTGTCGTCGACTGGGAAAATGCGCGCTGTCGTCGTGACCGCCATCAAAGCCCGCGCTCTCCTTGCCGTCGCCGAGCATTTTCTGGCCACAGTTGTCGCACAACCAATCCACGGTCCAAGTGCCATGGTGGACAGTGTATGTCTTCCACCTGATAACGGGTGCCCGCGACATCAGGTTTTGTCGCGTGCGTCGAGAGGGCACCGTTTTGGCCTTTGATGTGTCAGTATGATGATGATGATCATTCCAGTCGCTTTCACCCTGGTTGGACTCGTGCGCATCGTCCAGTTCTTTTTCATAAACGCACGACGATCCTCGACAGTCGTCGGCGCTGTCTTGCGATGCTCGTAGGTCTCCCTCCTCCTCGTCGTCGAGATCGTCGGCACTGGTATTTGCATCTGTGTCACTGTGATCGCGGCCAAATCGCCAGGCTGCCGATCAGGATTGACATGCGCATTTGCACGAATATACATAGAGAGAGACAGAGAGACACACAGTAAGCATTGGACATCCTCGCGTGTGTGTATTCAGGGAAAAAGGAGCGCGCAATCTTTTTTTTCTGGTGTTTTTGGTTGTGCTCACGCTGTCGCGAGTGCTGTCGAAAAGATAGACATTGCACAACCAAAGAGACACACAAAAAAACAATAGGCAGCAATGGCAAGGTACCCCAGGAGCATTGGTCGCAGTGGGCGCGGTACAGTTGGCGATCACAAAATGCAGTTGCCTTTTCCCAATGCGTCACAAATGTGTCGACGCTGGCGTACGTGGCCAACGCGTCTTGATGTGCCCGGCGACGCGCCACATCGTAAAGCATCGTGCATGTGGCCGCGAGGCTCGGTAGGTCGCGCGCGACGCAATAGTGGGCAATCAAAGTCCATATTTCTGCGGGCAGGTCGTGTCGCGATCGAGCATATGACAAGCGACCCTCTGAGTTGTTTGGTGATTCGTCAGCATTGCCTGGCGCGGTGTCTAATTGTGCCATCGACCTTGTCGTGTGTTTTCTATGGCGCTGTCGGATCGACCTCATATGGGATATGTACGTGTGTGTGTGTGTGTGTGTGTGTGTGTGTGTGTGTGTGTGGTTTCTGTTCTGCCTTGCTCCTGGTGGTGCTGGTGTATCGCTCAGAATGGCCTTTTTTCTTTTTTTTTCCCCCATGTGTCACAAGCCTGTCGGATCATAGGCCAAACAAAATGCCCCAATGGCATTCGTATGGTTCTTTTGTAGACATTGTCGGCCCTTTGCGTGCCAAATGAGCCCGAAAGGGTACGGTACGCCACATGCGCCATCGCGCGACGATCGGGAAAAAAGGGAGAGACTCGCAATGGTCCTCTTTGCGCCATGTGCATTCTTTTTTTTTAAAAAAAAGGAAAAAAGATGAGGCGCTCCAGAAAAAAAATCTTTGATGAATGGCAATCACCATTTTTTGTATCTTTTTTTTTACAATAAAGAAAAGTAGACATATTGTCGGATAACAATGGGCAACGTCGCGATACGGTCAAATGGCGGTGGCTACCCATGTAGCGCTGCGCCACGTACATCCATTGGCCATGGCCCAGGGCACGAGGTCAAGATGACGCCCACGGCGCTCCATCGAAATGGTCCACTGGCCCCATGGTGCGCCGTTTTCGCGCAACCACTTGAGAATATCGAGGCGACCTCTCGACGCCGCCGCGCCACAGGCCCGTTCGTCCGGCGGGCACCCGTTGGCGCGCAACCATTCGAGTACATGCAAATGCCCGGCGTCGGCCGCGCGCGCCCACGTAAACGGACCCCACGGGCACCCGTTGGCGCGCACCCATTCGAGCGTTGCAATGTCGCCCCGGCGCGCTGCGCAATGACACGTATAGTCGTCCCACGGACATCCGCGCGCATAGAGCCATTTGACGACGTCCAGGCGGCCTGCGGAAGCCGCACCAGCGCATGTCGCGCTGCCCCATGGATAGCCGTGGGTGCGCGCCCATTCGAGAATGTGCAGATGGCCCCGTTGGGCGGCAGCGCGACATACGCCAGAGTTCCACTGGACCCCATTGTCAACGAGCCACTCTAGTACACCGAGACACCCGGCGGCGGCGGCGTGACTGCATGCCCAGCGGCTCCAGGGTCCCCCGCGTTCTTTTATCCACACGAGCACGTCCATGTGGCCGCGTTCGACTGCCGTGTCAGAGACTTGTTTAGTGAGTTCCAGACCATTGTCGACGACCCATGCCAAAACGTCGAGGTGGCCGCCGTTGGCGGCGGCCACACACGTCAGTTGGTCCCACGGACATTGAACCGACCTGAGCCATTTGAGCACGTCCAAGTGTCCCTTTCTGGCGGCCGACGAGCATGTGTCCTCTGTCAGTGGTGCTCCTTTTCCGTGCAACCATTGGAGCACGTCGAGGTGACCTCCTGCGGCGGCCGGCACGCTCACGAGGGCGTGCCACGGGCATCTGATCGAGCGCGCCCATTGCAATACGTGAAGATGCCCGGCGCGCGCGGCCTCGATGCACATCCTCATGTCCCACGGGCACCCGTTGGCACGCAACCACTTGAGCACGTTGAGATGGCCTCTAGAAGCAGCGTTGGCGCATGCGGTCGCATTCCACGGACACCCGTTGGCCCGAGCCCATTGAATCAGGCCCAGCCGGCCTCGCTTGGCCAGTCCGTTTAGGTGGCGCGAGGGCGGCGGACAGCGCCGATGCGTCGTGCACGCCCTCCAGCGTCGACTGACCCATTGGGGCGCCATGGCGTCGGTCTTGTCCAGATGCTCCAAGATGGCAACCAAAATTTCATCGGGTACTGGGACATCGTCGGAATCGGTCGCATTACTGCGTCCCTCGAACCCGTCGCCGCCGCCGTTGGCTTCCATACAGTCTGCCGCCATACGATTCACGACAATGGCGTTGCTTATCGACATGGAGTTGTGCAGCAGGTACCGAGTGACTGTTGGATAAAGGGGAAAAAAAGACAAGCAAGTGCTCTTTGTCTTTTTTCCCCGTCTGGCAGAGCGCACGCATCAACGCGGTTTTTTATAGCCAATCGTCGGTTGTAATTTCTTTTTTTTTCTTTGCTTGGTGGCACGACGTAAATGTTGACGAGGCGGGAAAAAAGACGCATGTTCCAAGAATTTTTTTGATATTTGTCGCGTTGGCGGGCGGACCAACCATACCATGCTGGAATGGCGCCTTTCTTTTGGCGTGCCAACAAATACCCGTTTTTTTTGCGCTCGTGCACTTTTTTGCTTTATTGCTTTTCCTTGCCTCTGTCTATGGCAACCTGGCGCGCCTGTAGAAAAGGCGAAAAAAAAAAGAAAAAGAGGGCGAGACATGTGTGTTCTTTCTCTTCTGAGAGAGCCCTTTGGCTCAGGCACGGCACAATGGGCCATCTCTAAATACTTTAAAAAAACGGTCGCACATGTGGCGGATCAGAAGCATGCCTTTCTTTTTCTTCTCACTTGTCGCTCCGTCCTATTCGGTGCTGTGCCCATGGGGCAAAGCTTGGGGGCCGGTCGGATGTTTCAAAATGTCTGGCCAGTCGGCCAGGCCGCCGCGGTCGATCTCGCCGGCGTGGCTTTCTCAATCATGGATCATTTTTTTTTGAATAAATTTTCCTCCCACTTTGGGTGGGAGGGGCGATGGGTGTGCGTTTTTATTGCGATTCGCGAAAACAGCGTCGACGGGTTTGATTTTGCGCCGGTGGCCGAGTTGGCCTGGCTCTGTGGCGTCTAGCCATCGACCGGCATTTGACGCGCGCATTCTACCCGCTCGCCACCCCTAATTTAAGATCGAACGAAAATGTTTTTTTTCTGTAGCGTCGTACGGACGCGTTGCTGAGAAGGAAAAGAGGAAAACCCACACCGGAGCAAATACATACACACATACAACAGAAAAGGGGAAATGGCGCGCGCGGCGTGTCTCTGTTTTCCTCGCTTGTGCGCTCTAGTGGAAACAACGGGATGGGGCCAATCGCCCAATGTCTTTTCTCTCTTTTTTTCCGTACTACACAAAAAGGGCGCGCGCACGTCATTGAGCGTGTCTCCTTTTTGGTCCGTGCGCTCATCAAACATTGCCATCGCACAGGCGCGCCATTTTTTGGCATTCTGCGCGATTTTTATGAGACACCATGCCATTCGCCGGCATACAATACGCAGCGTGCCGATATCCTTTTGGCTACCACAAGAAAAGGCCGAAAAAAATTTAAAAATCAAAACCAAAGGCAGAAGGGCAACGATCGTCTTTTGTTTTCCGAATCGAAAGGATTATTATTGGACAGTTGCAAAGAAACAAGTGCCGTTGTGCGCTGTGTGCACAGACCGCAGCCCTTAAAAGGACACAACGCGCACCCCCGCGCTCGCAGTACACCATAGAAAAACTGAAACAACAAAACAGTGCCTTTGGGCGGTAGCCCAGTCCCTTTTTGCGCGAAAAAAGTTTGGTTTCTTGCTTTGTTTAAACCTCGAAAAAGAGCAAAAGTCAAGAGAAAAAAAAAAGGAAAGAAGCAGTGTGGTGGTGGCGATTGGACATGCGCGCTTCTAGCAGACGGGATCGGGCACGGGGTCGACGGGGATAAAGTGAAAGACAGAAGCAGCCGCCGGGCCGGGTCCGGGACACACGACCCTGCCCAAGTCCGAGTCGACGCCGCATCCGGTGCCCGTGGCCACGCTCCTGATTGAGATCGGGGTCTCGCCACCGTGGAGCCAGCCGTCGGCGCCATTGGGCGGCGCGGCCGTGTTGGCAAGCAGGAACGAGCCTTGCACAGGTCCTTGGTCGTCGCCGCAGTTGAGGATACGCGAGCCGCCAGTGATTGTGATTATGGAGCACCCGTAAAAATGGACGCCCGTCCAGCACGTATGGGTCCCGGTGCCAAAAGACACGGGTATGTTGTAGGGCGACATGGGAACGCGACCACACACGTGGTGCGCATACGGGGCGGTCATCTTAAAGCGGGTCGCCTGCCACAAGTCGTTCTTGCCAACGTTGCACTTGATCTGTTCGCGGTTGTTGATCATAAACGGATCATAAGACTCCCAGTAGCAAAAGGACTGATGGTAGGGCGAGTAGATGACAAACGTGTCGCCGATCGAGATGATCGGTGAACCTGTCGGTTCATAGGCCGCCGAGACCGCGGGCATGGTGCATGCCAGAGTCGCGAGCACGACAAGGGTGGCAAAAACAAAGGCGGCAGGGCGTCTCGTGTCTGTCGTAGCGGCGATCGTCTTCATAGCAGTCGACGTCGCGGGTGAATGCGATGGCGATACGGTTTTGTATTGTCACGGGGCGTATGTCTGGCTCGGTGCTGCCGGCAATGGTCAAGAATAGAAAAATGCAAGCATTCGTCGGTGCGTGCTCTTTGGTTTTCTTTTTTTTTTTGCGCATCCCGCACAGGGCGAGATAGTGCGCTGATTCGTTCGCCCATGTGTCTGCGCCGCCAGGGCCATGATTTTTTTTCCAGACGAGTGCCAATGAATTGCCGGCTGCGTCTGTGCCAATCTCTGGGGCCAGGCCAACGACAAGAAAGAAAGAAAAAAAGACATGGGGGATCACCGCGGTCGTTTGTCCAACGGGACGCAGGGGAAAGGGCCAACAGCGCGATCGCAAAAAGAATGACCGCGATCGGCGCGCGCCCGCAAACACGACCTGACCGAGCATGCTCCATTAATACACCGCCGCGAGGCATAATATGCCCACCACGTCTATTTTTACGTCGCAAGTAAACATAGTCTTCAACAGACAACAACCAACCGTTGCGCCTTGTTATTCCCGTCCAACATGACCAAATGCATGGTGGCACTTTTGCTTCTCGTCGTATCGCTCTGCGGACCCATGGTCGCCAATGCCTATCGCTACACGGTCTTTGTCGGAACGTCAACGGCCGTCGACGTCCCGCCGACCGCGACCAATGTCAAGGTCACGCTGTGGGGCGCTGGTGGCGGCGCCGCGTCCACGATTCACTGCGGCGCCGGCGGCGGTAGCGGCGCTGCCGTGATGAACCGCTCGATCGACACTGTTGGGTGGAGTGGCTACCCCGACGTCCAATGGCTTGTCTCGGTGGGCCAGGGCGGCGCTGGCTCCAATGGCACCTTGGGGCCGGCCTACGGCGGCTACGCTGGCAATGGCGGTGACACCACGCTCACGGTACTTTCGATGGGCACCACCCAACTGTACCACTTGGCGGCTTATGGCGGCGGCGGTGCTGCGGCCCTTTCCGAGGGCGGCATTTACGGCTGCCAGGGTGGTGCGGGCGGTGGCGCAGCCTCTGCGGCACAGGGCGTCGTCCCCGGCTCGGGCAATCCGCCGGGCGCGTCTGACAATAATACGGCGGCACCGGCACGTCAAGGCGAGACAGTGGGCGATGTCAAAGCCGGCGGCGCAGGTGCCGGTTCGGCCTTTTCGGAGCCCTCGGTGCCTTTTGTCGACGGCGCGCCGTGGACCTCGCCCGGCCGCGACCAGGCGCCCGGTCGCGGCGTCAATGACTATCTCCTCGGATGTGCATCGCGCGGAGGCGCCGCTGGCTTTGGCGGCGCCGGGGGCAACGGCAAAAAATTTGACTCGGCATGCTGGGTACCGGCGCCCAACACGGGCTCGGGCGGTGGTTCGGCCTATGTATGTGGTGGTTCGGTGCGTTATCACGCCGACTCGGCCGGCTCCTCGGGTGGCGCCATCATCGAGTACGACTATGACGTGGCGCCGTCACCGTCGCCTACCCCGTCGCGCTCGCCGACGCGCACCCCCAGTCCGTCTCCGACACGCTCGCCGTCGACGTCGCCCACCCCGTCGTCTCAACCGTGGTCGCAGTGGGTGACCTTTGTGTCGCCCATCAGCGGCCGACAGTTGACGGCGCAAGACGACGGCAGCGTGGCCTCGCTCTGGTATGGCGCGTCGGCCAAGGAAAAGTGGACCGTGACGCGTCTCTCCAGCGGCAAGTACACGATCAAGTCCTATGCCAACCGCTACCTCGGGGCCAATCCGGGCGGATGGGTGCGTGCCGAGGCCACGTCGGTCGGCTCGTGGGAGCAGTGGGACATCATCCTCGGCCCCAACAACCAGTGGACCTTTAAGAGCATGCACGGCACCTACATGGGCACCACCGCTGCCGGCGTGGTCTACCTCAACAGCGATTCGACCCTCTACTGGACCAAGTCGCCCGCGTCATAAACCGCTCCCCTGGATTCCTTCCTTTTTTCTTCTTTCTCTCGACATTTTTCCTCGTGCCTTTTTTTGGAGCATTGTCTCTGCCCCTTTTGCTGTTTTGTGCAGTCGGTTGGACTGTCGGCTGCCTTGACCGCACGCAAGGAAACAAAAAAAAAGAAGTATTACACATTCGAACCTTTTTGTGCCACAAAGGGGCGGTGTGCTCTTTGTTTTTTTTTTGCATCGCGCCATCCTTTGGCTTTTTTCTTTTCGACCCGCCAGGTCTATAGTCTGCGTACTCTCAAAAGTCGGGGGCAAAAGGAAATCATAGAGGAAAAAAGTCGACGACGCGCCCCAGCCACGTCTACAACGGCAAGTTTTGGGACCGAGCCAATAACGATCGATCGACAGCAGGCATGTTCCACGCTGTCCTTTTGTCTACAGACACAAGCAGAGAAAAGGCACAGGCGCCAGTCTCCAAATTCTCTAAAGGGGCAGAAGAAGGCCACAAAAAGTTAACCGCCCGTGGTGGGATGTGCCTACAGTAGCGCTCTTTGGCTGCTTGGAACATGGTCCGTCTGTCGTCATTCGACATGACTGACTGGTTGTTTCTTTTGTCTATGGACATAAGCGAAAAAGGGCCACGGGCGTAGATGGTCTTGGGGCGCTCTGTTGGCTTTTTTTTTCATGATAATAACATGTTTCGAGACAGAGCGGTCTTTGTCTCCTTCCTTTTTTCGTTTTTTTGTGTACTTTGTATCGTGGCCGGGTGTTTCTCTGTGTGTTTGGGGCGTCGGCGGCAGCGCCTGTCGCAATATGTCATCGCGCACACACAAGATGGCGCCGTCAGCGACACAACCCCGACCTGGGCGTACTCTTTCCTTTCGTCATCCTTTCGAATCAGCCTGCCGGCTGCTGACGGCGGCGTGCACTTTTCTTGTGCATGCGCCCGCATGAGTGGTTGGCGTCTATATTTTTCTTTTTTTTTCCCACTAGGTCAGCAAGCACTCGGCTCGCGTTTGACTTTCCCCCATCCCATCCAATCCAACGCGAGGCAGCAAGAGGAGGGACGATTCAAAAAAAGAGGCAATACAAAAAGCAGACTGGCCAGATCCGCGATTTTGACTCGCCTTTGCGCGCCCACCTTTCCCCGAGCGCCGCGCGGCTTTTTTCGTCTGGTAATTAAGAAAAAAAAAGAATTCAGGTAGGAAATAGGTGCGGGGACACGGGGACGGCGTAGTGCCACTTTCTTTCTTTGTTTAATGCATGTCTCTTTTTTTGTCTGTGCGACCAAAACAGCACATGGGAACGCATGTCCAAATGCAAGAGTATCAAGGCAAAGAGAAGAATTGGAGGAAAAAAAAAGAAATAACCAAAGGGCGATGGTGAAAAGAGACAGAGACGTCGTGAAAGGACCAGAGCGCGTCAGCGCGGTCTAGCCGACAAGGACAAACTTGAAGCCAGGCTGCGGGCCGCCAAAAGCGCACGAAAAGGCGCCAGACGGCCAGAGGGCAGTGCACCAATTGTAGACGGGATCGACCCACGGCTGGCGGATATAGACAGTGGTGCTGTTGCCTCGGAGCCAACCGTCAGACGATGCCACATCGTTGAGGATGTTGAACCGCTCCGTGTAGGGGCCACACTGCGCGTATTTGCATCTGAACTGGTACGGATTTTCGATCGATCCTTGTGCCGACGCGCACGATCCGCCATTAAAGACATAGAGCGACGCCAGCGTCAGATTGGAGGACACGACGCGGCCGCACGAACCACCCAAGACGAAATAGGTGGCCTGTGCTATGTTGGCCTCGCTCACGTCGCAAAAGACGGCACAGTCGTACTGTGCGCAATCGGCCCTGCAAAAGGCGGCGGGCGACATGGAATAGATCTTGAAGCGTTGGCCATACGAGATGATCGGGTCGGCGTCGAGGGCCAGGGCATTATGCGCGGCCATCAGCACGCACACCACCAGCACGGTAGCGAGGGTCGACGGGCATACCGCGCGTCTGGGGATCGCCATGCGAGTCATCCTAAGAGAGAGTATGTTTGCTCTGGGTGCAAAAACGGCCGTATGTTGTCAATGATGCCGCCGGGTAGGGGAGCGACAAAGTGGGCGAGGCCGAGAGATGAGGATGATGCTAAAAGTGGATGCGCGGCCTCTTTTTATTGTCTGTGCTGTTTGCGCCAAAGATGGATCGCCCTGAATTTGATTGGGCAAACTGTGCAGTCTGCCGCAGTGCACGGATAAACAAGCGAGCAAGGAAGCGCGCGGCACACCGCCAATAGGAGGCGTAGGCGTTGTGTCCTGTTGTGGGTGTGCGTCTGTTGGCGACGGCCAAAAACGAGAGAGAAAAAACGGCACGAGGCCGCGTACAGTCTTGCATGGTTGGTCGTGTGTTTTGTCCCTTTTTTCCCTTATCTTTTTCTCTTTCTTTGTCGAGTGGCAGCAATCCCGCTGGCAGCGTCGCATTCTTGTCGCATGCCCAGACCACATGCCATTGTCGGCTCTTTTTCTCTCGCGCTGATGCCCTGGCAGCCTCACCAGACCAAACAAAAAAAACACAAAAAAAGACCTTGGGTAGGCTTTGGCAAATCTGTCGCATCTCTATTTTTTTTCTCTCGAAAGGCTCCCTTCTGCTCCGAGAAACGGCCCGAATCAATGGGCCATGTCGAGAGGGCGCGGCTCCCAAAACCAAAACAGCATGAGCGTCTCCAGGGCCTCTTGGCGATCGGCCTCGTCCCACGGACAGTTGTGCGCCTTGACCCAGGCAATTACGTCTTTGTTGCCGCTCCATAGGGCGGCCGCGTAGGTGTCGGCGTCCCACCTGCATCCATTGGCACGCATCCACTGGAGCACATCGAGCCGACCAGAGGCCGCCGCCGCGGCGCACGCGGTCGCCATCCATGGATAGTCGTTGGCGTGCGCCCATTGAATCATCTCTAAAGGGGCTGCATAAGCGAGCGTGTCCATGGCGTCCTCGTCCCCCGTGACGCCTCTTTCGGCGAGCCACTTGAGCATGCTGAAATGACGGCCCCTGGCCGCCTTGTGGCATGCCCTGTAGGTCGGTCGCTGGCCCTGCGCCATCAGCCAGCTGACAATATGGATGTGGCCGTGGCCGGCAGCCGCGTCACAGGCGCCGTTTGCCATGCCGCACTTTTGCGAGCGCGCCCACTTGAGCACCTCCAAGTGGCCACCTCGTATGGCCGCCGCACATGTCGTGTCGTTCCACGGACATCCGTGGGCACGCAACATCTGCAACACAACAAGGTGGCCGGCCCCTGCAGCATTGGCACACGCCCACGCGCTCATGGGACACTTGGCCAGGAGCAACAGGGCGACAACGCCCTCTTTGCCTCGCGCAGCGGCGGCTTTCAGGGCGCGCTCGTCTTTGGGACACTTGTTGCGCAAAAGCCACGCGACCGTCTTGGTGGCTCCTTTGGGCGCTGCTGCGGCGCTGGCCAAAGTGCGCCCACCCCACGGGCATTTGTTTTCGCGCAGCCATTCAAGCACGTGGACGTGTCCGGCGCGCGCCGCTTTTTCGCACGCCCGACTGTTCCACGGGCACCCATTGACGCGTGCCCAACACAACACTTGGATGTAACCCCTCGCCGCCAAGTCGCTTGCATAGGTCTCTTGGCGAGCCTTGCGCGGGCGACGCGAGCACAGCGCCCATCGGCGACAGACCCATGCGGGCGCGACAGCGTCGGTATCATCGAGACGGCCGAGAATGTCGGCGAGGATTTCATCAGGCAAGGGTAGGCCCTCGCATATGGCAGAATCGTTTTTTGTATCGATCGACCGCGACGCGCAGTGTCTGAGCACATCCGCATCCCTCTCGCGCGTCATGGGCGACCAAATCACACGTACCTTGCGCGCGCGCGTGTGTGTGTGGCTGTATGTATGCGCGTGCCGGTCTCTTATTGGGTTTCTCTTTTTTTTTGCCCGCCCGTGTCTTGTGTCTGATTTCCTCGCTTGTGCGCTTTTTTGCCTGCAAATGTCGAGAATGATTTACTGCACCCTCTCTTCTTTTGTATCTTGTGTGGTGCAAGTCCCCTTCGTTTCCCTTTTGAACGTGGCGTTCCTCCTGTTCCTTTTTCCTCCTCTCTTTTTTTTTCAATTCCCTCAAAAAGGAAAAAAAGTACAAGAGAGACAAATCGGCGCGCGCATCTCAGACGTTGGTCTTGGTCCAGTAGAGGGTCGAGTCGCCATTGAGGTAGATGACGCCTGCGACGGTGGTGCCCATATAGGTTCCATGGACGCTCTTCAAGGTCCACCTGTTGCCGGCGTTGATGATGACATCCCACTGCTCCCACGAGCCGACCGACGTGGCGTCGGCGCGCACCCAGCCGCCTGGATTGGCGCCCAGGTACCTACCGTTAAAGCCTCTAAAGGTATACTTGCCGCTAGAGAGACGCGCGACGGTCCACTTTTCCTTGTACGACGCGCCGTACCAGAGCGAGGCCACGCTGCCATCGTCCTGCGGCGTCAGTTGTTTGCCGCTAATGGGCGACACCAGCGTGACCAACTGCGACAATGGCTGCGGCGACAAACTAGGGGTTATCGAGGGTGACGGCGAACGCGTCGGAGTCGATGATGGCGTTCTCGAAGGCGTGGGCAAGTTGGACGGTGTGGGTCCGACGGGATGATTGTACTCGATGATGATGCCGCCGTCGGCACCGGGGCCGTTTTGACCGTTGGCACCGATGGGCGGGCAGACGTTGCCCGATCCGCCGCCCGATCCGCTGTTGGCCGGCGGATACTCGCGCGTACTGTAACGATAACCGTAACCGCCTTCGCCGCCAAATCCGGCAGCACCGCCAAATGAAAAGCAGCCCCCGTTGGAACCGCTGACGGTGCCGAGACCGCCACCCCAGTTTCGTCCCGGCGACGTCCACCCGGCGCCATTGAGAAAAGGCGTCTGAGCATCGCCATTGAGGCGACCGTAACCAGTGCCGGCGCCGCCGGCCTTGATGTCACCCACGAGGGCACCCTGCGGCGGTCCGCTCAGAGGATCGCTGTCGCTGGCACCTGGCGGGTTGCCGCCGCCCGGCGTGGGACCCGACGCCGACGACGTGGCGCCGCCTCCGCCACCTCCGCGGCACCTGCCCGTTTCGCTCTCGACAGACTCGGCGCCGCCGCCTCCGTATGCCGTGGCACGAAACAGTTCGGTGCCATCAGGCGCGGTGGCCACGACAGAGGTCTCCCCGCCGTCGCCGGCAATGCCGCCCAGATAATTCTCGTCAATCAATTGGACACCGCCCTTGCCCACCGTGAGCGTCCACTTGGCGTCGCTGGGCAAGACAGACCACTGGGCGTCGTTTGCCGTGCGGTTGAGAATGGCCGAGCCGCTGCCGCCGCCGGCGCCGCAAATGATCGATGATGACGAAGCACCGCCGCCACCCCACAACGTGACTGAAATGTCGGTGGCACCCACGGGCGCGGTCCAGTTGGTCGACGCGCCCACAAACACCGTGTAGCGGTAGGCGTCAGTGGGAGCGACCGCGCAAGACAAAAAGGCCGCCAAGACGACAACGATCATGGCGGCGGCTACCGCGCCTCGCGGACGCGTCACCTTTTCGTGTCGAGTTTGGTTAGGGCTACGCATCACTCTAGCGCTCAGTGGGTCTTTTTGGTTCTTTTTTTTTCCTGATTTACTAGTACAGTGGGGGTATTCTTGGCGCGCCGGTCTATTTCAGGCGCATGCACGCTGCGCGCGTGTGCGCTGACCCAACGCCGGCGCGCGTTCACGACAATGCGGCCACTTGCGAATGGTCCTTTCCAATGCGGTAGACAATTGAGCATTTTTCTTTTGTTGTCCATTCACGTTTCGACAAAAAACAGTGCGCGCACAGGCCCAAGAAAGAGAGAGACACAGGAAAAAAATGCGCTGCGCAACGACCGCCATCGACGTGTTGCCCGACGATCTTCTCTATCACATAGTTGATGCCTTTCTCGACGACTGCTCCCTGGGGGCGTGTCTCTTGGCCTGGCGACGCTTCCACGTCCTTGGACCCGATCGCCTTTTGCAGCGCAAATACCACCTGGCGACGTCGCTGGCACTCTGCGCAGCGGGCGACGCAGAGGGTTTGGACTATTATTGTCGTCATGCCGTTTCAAAACATCCTGATGTTTTCAGCCACGCAATGGATCGATCGCATGTCAATGAATGCATCCAAATCGCACAAGCCCACGGTCGCGCGCGTATGGTGATGCAGCTGATGCGCGCTGTGGAACCCATCGAGCGCTTTTCGCTGCGTCAGTGGTCTGTGCTGGCGCTGGATGCTGCGTTGCGCGACCGCGACGACCCCGATCTCGTGTGGCTCTGTCGTCCCGAGAACCGTCCAACAGAGAGGTGGGACGATGCGACGCTCGTGTGTGCATGTGCGCGAGCGATTCAGTCAAAGCGCCCCGCAGACGCCGTCGTAGACGCGCTCGATGTGCTAGAGGCGCGCACTGGCTTTTCAGTAACTGCGCCCCGCGACGCGTGGTCTAGACTGGCAGCGACGCCCGCGCCGACGCCGATCAGTATCAACGGCATTGTCAGGGCGGTCTATGAAGCGGTGGAGATGCAGAAATCTCAATACGCATTTGACTTGCGTGACCTGGTCCGTAGTGGTCACTGGCGACTGGTGCGAGATCTCTTGGGCGATGAGCGACTGGCTCGGCTCTTTTTGGCGCAAGGCGACTACGCGGCCGGGGTCCCCACAGGAGACGCCGATCAGGCGCTTTGGTTCTACGTGCACGTGCACCAACATCAAATAACCAAGTCGCGCTTGGACGGTCTGACCCATCTCGCCAGCGTTGTCGCCTCTCACAATCGCACCGACTTGTTTGCGACCGTTGAGGCGCATGTCGCCACGGCGTGGCAAGAGCATCCCACGTGGACACATACGTGTATATGGGGTCCGGCTTATGTCGCTGCGAGCATGGCCGGACACACGGCCTCGATCGAATGGGTGCTCGGGCATCAGATCGAATCCGTGTCGCTCCATGACCTGTTTCAATACTATGGCGGCTATGACTCGTACGGCCTCCCCGAGCGCTATCGTCGGTGCTGTCTCTCGGGGTACAAGGTGCGTTCACCTTTGGTCGGCCGCAAGGATCGACGCGACCTCTTTGACTTGCTCTTGGACCGCCGGCCTCGGCCCGGCATTCCCCAGTGCGACATTGATGCGCGCGTCGACCACATGGTCGACATCACCGTCGAGCATGCACTCTCGCAGGGAGATCTTTTGACGGTGCGTCGTGTCCATCTCGTCGAGCCCCATGCCACAGAGGCGGCTGTTCAACGAATGCGGAAATGACGCCACACAAGCCCGAATGAGACGCACCCGCCTGCAGCGTGCCATTGTTCAGGAGGCGCGCTTGCCAATGTCGATTTGTATGCCCGCATTGGCTTTTTTAGCAAAACAACGAGACAGGGAGGCTTTCTTTAAAAAAAAAGAAAAAGACGACGATGAAAATCCAATGTGGACCAAGGACAAGGCGTCCAGAGTGAACATCCTCGCTCTTTTTTTTTCAGAAGGGCGCGGGCACACCAGGCGCCAAAGGCACATCTGGGCGGTGAGCGCTGCGCCATTGGGTACTTTTTTATCCTTTTATTTTTAAAGATTTTCTCTTTGGTGTCCTTCATTTGGCGGTTTTTGGTTTCCCTCTTCTTTGGCCTTGGCCATGTTATGCGACCATTTTTTTTTGCGCGGCGCCTACATTTTGCGCGGCGTCCGTGGTTCGCCATTGTCGTACGTGCGCCAGCAAAGCGAACCGACAGACAAAACAATAATTCTTTTTTTTTTGAAAAAAAAAGAAGTCAAAAAAGGTAGAGAAATCGCGATCGAGGATACGGCGGTTGTGCACGATGGCCTAAAAGTGGCCTTTGTTTCTTTAGGGTTTTGACGCGATTTGTGTGCGCCGCGCTTTGTTCTCGGGCCACCGAGCGCGCACGCGCGCGACAAAAAAAGCAGATGCCGGTGGCGGTGGACGCCGCACCTCGACCTGTGCTGTACGGTGTGGGTCCTTTTGGGGGGCGCCTCAAGGCAAAAGCACGCCCACAGCGTCACACGTCGACCTCTGTCTTTTCCTTTTTGGCCTTTGCTGTGAGACAGTGATGACAAGCAGGTCGATCCTTTTAGCCGTGGGCCTGGCCCTGTTTTGCTGTGCCGCTGGCATCGCCGATGCGCATCGCTATTCCGTACTTCTCGGCTCATCGCAATCGTCATGGTCGGTCCCGGCCGGTGCCACCAATGTCGTTGTCAGTCTGTGGGGTGGTGGTGGTGGCGGCGCGTCGACGGCGCAGTGTGGCGCGAGCGGCGGAAGTAGCGCCGCCATCATCGGGCGCTCCGTGGGCGACGCCAACTGGGGCCTCAACGTTTCCGACGCCCAGTGGGCGTTGAACATCGGACCGGGCGGCGCGCCACTCACCGACTGGATGCAGACCACGGCGGGCAATGGCGGTGACACGTCGGTCGTGATTACGGCGCCCAACGGTACGGAACTGTTCCGCGCTACGGCTTATGGCGGCGGCGGAGCGCGCGCCCTCATCGGTGGCGGCCGACGCGGTTGCCAGGGAGGCGGTGGCGGTGGCGCTGCCTCGGCCGCCTCGGGTCCCACGCGCGGCGGCGGCTCGCCTTCGGGTGCTGCCAACGACAATGTGCTGGCGGGGTCGCCGCAGGGCCTCATGGCGGGTGACATCAAGGCCGGTGGTGCTGGCGCCGGCGCCGGCTTTATCAACGGCGATGTCACCAAACCTTTTGTCAGCGGCGCGTCGTGGACCTCGCCCGGTCGCCAGTGGGACGGAGGCTCTGGCAGCTACACGTCGGCTTGCTACACATGGGGCGGCGCCGCCGGCTTCAACGGCAAGGGAGGCGATGGACGTGTCAACAGCGCGCCGGTGCCGCCGGCCAACAGCGGCTCCGGCGGCGGCTCGGCCTATGTGTGCCCGCCCAACAAGTACAGCGGCGACTCGGCGGGCGCCGCCGGCGGCGTGCTCGTCGACTACACGCACCCGTTCTCGCCCACCGTCATCCTCAAGTCGTCGGTGTCGGGCAAGTACCTCACGGCGCACAGCTACAGCGGCGTGTCGGCCAACGCCGCTGTCGCGCAGGGCTGGGAGCGCTGGGTGGGCATCCGGTTCGACGACGGCCGCTACGCGTTTAGGTCGTGGCAAAACAAATACCTCAAGGTCAACCCGACGGGCAGTGTCGAGGCCACGGCCGCCGTCGCCGACGACTGGGAAAAGTTTACCGTCACCTACCTGAGCGCGACCAACTGGGTGCTCAAGTCCTACCACGGCACCTACCTCGTGGCCGCCGCCGACGGGTTTGTCCAGGCTGCCGCCGACGCGGGCCCCTACTGGACCGTCACCGAGGTCTAGGCACACACAGACACACACACCAAAAAGAAAAAGAAAAAGAAAAGGCGTCGCTTTTTTGGTTTTCTTTAGTTAGCACAAAAAATAAAATAAAAATTGGTTCTCTCTTCTTTCGGACGCACTCTATCGCTGCTGCTAGTGCTATTGTTGTTGTTGTTGTTGTTGTTGTTGTTTTTCTTTGCGCTTGTCTCTGTGGGTGGCCGGCGCGTGTCTCTTGCGCTCAATGGCATGGGCCGCTCCTCCAATGCTTTTTTTTCCTTGCCAAAGGCATTTTGCTTGTGGGTGCACATTGCCGACAAAAGGCACACCAAAGACTGGCAAAAAACCTGGGAGAGAGGAAAAAAGCGAGGGACTGCGCTCTGCCGAATCTGTGCCCCTTTTTTGCTCTCTTTACCGTGTAAAAAAACTCTTGTCTGGAAAGAGAGAGAGAGAGAGAGAGAGGTATTTTCTGGAGAAAAAATACACGTGCATTTTCCCCGACAGAACATAGCCCGAAAGGAAAAGGAGACTCGCCCCTGTAGCGATCAACCAAGAGACAGAGGGCGGTCTCAAACAATAACAGCAACGACAAAAAAGTGTGGCCAAATCAATAACCCAAGTCGGCAAATAAACGAAAAGGAAAACAAAAGGAAAAAGGGGCTCTGCGCACGAGCGCCGTACGCCAAAGATCTCGGTGTGTGTTCTCATCTCTTTATTTTTTTTTTGGTGAGAGGAGAGAAAAAAAAAAGAACAAAGTAACGAGAACCTCTTTTTTCTTTCTCATCTCTTTTTTCTCTGTGCCGTTGGCGCGTCAACGGGTCAATCCGTTGAGGATCAGTTGGAGCATGGGCCCATAGGCGGGACCGAGCGTGACTGTGTCGTCGAACCCCATGGCCTTTGCCAATGCGCTGATAAAATGCTGCATGCCCATCATATTGTTTTGTTGGCCGGGCGTTGTTCCTGCATGCGGCAACTCTGCTACGAGGTCGCGCATCCAAGGCGAGCATCGCCAGAAGCCACGGTCAATGAGGCGCACACAACGGTCCCTCTCGTGTTCGGGACGTCCTGACGTATTCAAAAGCCACCGGATGATTCCGATGGCGTCCCACGGGACACCCGCAGAGGCTGCCCACTCGACCACGTGCCATTGATCAGCAGCGGCCGCGGCAAAGTAAATGTCGCTTGTGGGCGCACAAAGCGGTTTGTTGCGTCTCTCGTCCGTGTCGATGGCACCGGGTTCGCACAAGTAGCGCAACGCGTCGAGACGCCCGGCACGGGCGGCTGCGTCGACTATGGTGGACTTTGGTGCATAGTTGGGACCGCGTTCAAGATTGCGTTCCACGAGCCAGCGCAGCGCGTCTATCGTTCCTTCGGTAGCCGCCAAACGCATGGCCTGGTCATTGATAATTAAATCGGGACGCCGTGCGACGAGCCAGTCGAGCGCTGCGAGTCGTCCATGGGCGGCGGCCGCCCAAAAGGAGAGTGTTAGATCGACGTCGTTGCCCTGTGCATCTTGCAAATGGCCGGCAGCCTCTAGATAATCGAGTAGGGCAATGTGACCGACGAGCGATGCACCCTCGATGGCATCGCTCCATATGGGCGGCTGCGGACCGCGCCGCGCGACCCATTCGACCACATCAACCTTGCCCGATAGGCCGGCCGACCACATGGCACCGATACGACCGCTGTGCCACGGCGCGCCCGCATGATCGACGAGCCAGTCCAGGCGCTCCACCGGCAAACCGGCGATGAGCGCTACGCGCAGCACCATGTCACTGAGCGGCGGCACGTCCGGGCGTGCCATGAGCCATTTCATGGCGCCGTCGTCTTGCGACGCCGCGCCCGCCTCATAGACCGTCATGTCGACGGGCCAGCCGCGCTCGACGAGCCACACAAGAGTGGACGTGCGCCCTGCCATGACGGCCTCTGCGCATGCGGTCGCCGATCGTGGCCTGCCGATGGCGTCGAACCACTCGAATAGACCTAGAGCGTCGATATGCGCTGCATAAGCTTCAAGACGCTTCCAGGGTCCTGGCACAGATGCGTCGCGTTGGCCGCTGGCTCGCCTCGCGTTGTTTTCGTTTCCCGTTTTGCCTTTGACGTTGCCGTTGTCATCGATGGCGGCAGTGTCGGTGGGCGGCCTCGCGCCTGCGACAATACAACGCCATAGGGTGCACACGCGGCCAACAACAAGGCGCATCGGCTCGGGCACGCTGCCGAGCAAAATCGCGTCCAAGACTTCGGTTGGGAGTGCGTCGTTGATGCCTGCCATGCTAGAGAAGAGATTGTGTACAAACAAGCGACCAAAGAAAAAAGATTGAGGCTTTGCCTCTCTTTGTGAGCGTACAGGATAGGCTCGCTTGTCGTTGGGGTTTTTTGTTTTTTTTTCTGTACGCATGGTGTTTTCTGGGAGCCACTCCCGATGCAAACCGCAGGCGGCACCCCGCAGGTGCCCATAGCCGTCCCGTTTTCGTTCTCCTTTGTGCCCGCTGCCGCTTGCACACCAGACAAAAAAAAAGTCCACGAATCAAATGGCACCCTCTTTCTTTGTGTCTGTTTGTTCTGGAAAAGAAAAAAAACACAGACAGAACCCAGAGCGCTCACCAGACGGCGACCGCACGATGATGAGCGCGTCCATTTTCGTGACCTCCTTTTTTTCTTTTGTCGATCCATGGTCATCTTGCACCAAGGGCGTCCACCCGACAGGTTTCATCTGTGCGTGTTCTATGTGCTCGGTACGCCTCGTCAATGGTGGCAATGGAATGCGGAACAATGCATTCATGCATAGCCCATTTTTTTTCGAGTAGAATTAAAGAGGTCGCACCGCCTGTTTTGACGATCCACCTGCGAGACCAGAGACGACCAGTGCGGCCGCGATGGCGTCTGGAGACGGTGGGATTGTGCTCGACGTCGACACAACACTGACCTCGCGCACGTCCATCTCGACAAGGCAGGCGACGTCGCGCGTGTCGCCAGCCCAACGCGCGCCCAGCGGCATGGGTCCAGCGCGATGCCACCGCGGGTTGGCCACGTATCGAGGCGTGGTGCAGCGCACGCGCCACAAGGCCCGGCGGTCGTCGTCATTCTCGCGCCTACATTCGGTCGTGCCCATCGGGCTCTGGCTGATTAGAGTCCACTCTTTTTCTTGGCCCGTCGTCATTTGGCTGCACGCGTAGTATGTGTGTCTGTGTTTTGCCTCTTTGTTGTGTCTTTCCTTGTCGGCGCCACGCTCCTGGAACCTTTTTTCCTCTCTTGTGGGCGTCCCGTGCGTCGTGTCCCTTTTTTCCCATTCTCCATAGCGTCGACACGATTGGCTCTGTCCGCTTGCTTCAAGAAAAAACCGAAAAAAAAAGGATCCGGCACACAATACCACAGCAAACAATTTCTCTTTTTTTTCTTTTTTTTGTCGCGGCACAACGGCCACCAGCCGAGCAGAGTCACTGTCCGCCTCTTTTGCCAAAGAGAAAAAAAAAGGTGCCTCGTCCTCTTGTGTGGGGGATGTACAGGGGTCGATGTTTCTTTTTTTTTTCAATAAAGAAAAAGTGAAAAAAAAGACAATCTATCAAGAGGGCGCGCATAAAAGGTCACAAGGATCGTGCTCGTCGCGCCAGACGGCAGAGGGCCGTGAGGCCGTCGGCATTCATGTCGGCGGTTTCGTCATCTCGCCACGTGGCGTCGTGGATGCGCGACCAGTCTTCCATGTTCAGATGGCGTTCCGGCCCGTCAACGACAATCGATACCAGGAGTGCGTCGCCGGCGATCAGGTGGCCTGTGGCCTCGTTGAGCGGATGCGCGGCTGCCGACGCAAACAGATTGTCCTCTTTGGCCTCGCGGTCTGGCGCGCGTGCCTCCTCGTCCACCCACACGTCGTAGCGATAGTCGCGATCCCTGCCGACCACCGTGTCGAGCGTGTAGGCATAAGGCCAGCGCCGGATATAGCGACAGCCGAGGGCGCGCGCTATCCCGTCGCCAGAGTAGCGATTGATTGGCACCACAGATGCTGTGCCATCGGGGCGCACCAAGAGCGCGCTCACATCGTGTGCGCTGTCTCGATGCTGATCGCCCTGTTGATGTTGTCGAGTCTCTGAAAATGATTGCGGTCGCCAAACATGACTGGGCGCGTTTCGAGCGGGCGCCGACGCGACATGGGCATTGCCCTCTTCATTCGCCGGGGCTCCTGTGCGTTTTTCTGTCCTGTGTTTCCGTCGGCGGCGCATGAGCATCATCGTTGGACTTGGTCTATTGGTCGGCGGTGGCCGTGACGTTGGTGAGGCTGTCTCTGTGCGAGGTTTGTCGTCCGAGTCGGGCTGTGGCAAAAAGAGGCGGGCGAAAGGAGGGACGATTGTAAAAAGACGGCGATCTCGTACGTTGCGAATGCCTGTCGCGTCTACAAAAAAAAGGCCACAATGTTGGCCCCCGTCTTTGAGATCCTCGCTTTTCATTGGCTGCTTCCGTGCAGCGTGCTCGGTCATAGGTTGAGGTCGTGACAACGCGCGTGTGCGGTTGTACAGGCATTTTGCACGGATACGGGGCACGCGCCTTTCCCGCCGCTCTTTTTCTCCTACGTGTGGCGCATCTGCCTTTTTTCCTTTCTCTTCTTTTTCTCGACCACGGTCGAGGTCGGCCCTTTTTTCTGTTTGCTTTCTGTATTTATGTATGAGCATGGACCCACGGTCACACGTGCCGACCGATATGCACTGTCTTTTTTTTGACGCAGTGCCCTTTTTTGCTACGGGTCTGTTGATTCTTTTGTGATAAAAAAATACGAGACAGGCACAAAGGGCAGTCTGGTTCCTCTTTTTTTTTTGGATTCCCTGTCCATGATCACGCAAATGGCGTGCCACCCACGGTCGTCGCTATGGCATCCTTGTGCCGCGCTCACACGGGCTATCGTGATCGTCAGTGTCGTGGTCTTGTTGGTCGGCCGGAGACGATAAAGTGTTCAATGTTGTGAGCGCACACATGGAATCGACCCCCTCGTCTGCGTCATAAACGAGAGCGTCAGGCGCGAGCACGCGCCACCCCGATACTAGAGTCCACGTGTAGGCGACGACCAACATGGCGCCGCCCGCCAGAGAGGTCCAGTTAAAGTAGGCGCCCATGTCGCGCGCCAACGGTGTGGCAACGACAATGGCCAACGAGGCCGCATAGGCCGGCAACTGGCACACGACATTGACCAACATCGAGTCGATGGGCATGCGCGATGCGGCAATGAGACGCTCAAAGACGACGCCGCCGCCGGCAAAGGGCACCACGGCGACAAAGTAACCTAAACCGCTCACGATCAAAAAGGGCAGTGGCGCAACGGCACCCGTGAGGCCCAAGAGACCTGCGGCGCCCATGAGCCCGGCGGCAACAAGCCCAATGGCCGTCACCGCCATGAATGCACGGCGATGTCCGACAATGAGGCCAAAAGGTGCATAAAACAGGCAGGCGCCCAGACAGGCCGGCACATCGGCAATGACCCAATGCCACCATGGTGCGTCACCGCCCAAGAGGTCGGCGGCAAACACGTCGCGCACGACGCGTACCGACTGGAGGACGGCGTTGCATGCCGACATGCCCGCCAGAGGCGCCCAGTGTTTGCGCAACCAGGCGCGGTCGGCAGCGGCCGACACGGGTGTACGTCGCATCCGCGCGTTTTGGTCGGCGGCGCTGGGAGGCGGGCTCACACCCAACGCCACCGCGCCGAGTAGAGTAGGCACGAGGAGTACGAGGCTCACCGTGATGGGCAACCATCGATAGGCATCGTCGATTCGCTCCTCTTGCGCTAGGGTGTCGTTGTACAAGGAGCCACCTGAGACGACATCACCGTCGTCTTTGCCCAAGGAGAGACCTAATAGGTGGCGGCCGACGAGGGGCGAAAAGGCGCGAGAGAGAGGCGCCGCCAAGAGCATACATGCGGTGGCGATGGGCATGATCACGTCCGACGCGCGTCTCCCCTGTACATAGTCGATGTAGGCACAAAAGGCCCACGAGAAAAAGAGCGACCCGACAAAGCGACTGGCTACGCGCACAAACGCACTGTCGATGACAAACAGCGCGTTGGGCACCCATGTAAAGAGCAGCGAATAGACAACCAGACCGACAGGGCGACGCCATCCGCCGACGACGGCGCGACGCACCGAACCCGACAAGGTCGACGCGAATCCGAGCGGCATGGCGACGCCGCGCGCGATCGACATGAGGGCCTTGGTCGTGTAAGGTCCGTCGCCTGGACGATCGGCAATGGCATCGGTGAGCGTAAACACGGCATATGTGGGTACCAGCGTGGCCACCCAAAAGATGCCCGCTGCGACAGTCATCCATATGGCGACGGCCCAGACGCGATCGCGCATCCATGCACTCCATCCGTAAGGTTGAAGTGTGGTTTGTTCAGATCCATTGAACGTGTCCAAAGATGACGGTGGCGACGACGAGGATGTGACGACACGGACCATAAAGGGCGAGAGAAGCGCCGTTGTCTCGGTCGGTATCGATGGTCTATTCATAGACACACCCGCCCTCCAAAAATAAAAGAAAAAGGGAGCACACGATCGCAGCGACGATCTAGGGCACGCGATCTATTGTGCGTATTGCGTGGTGTCTTCTCTTTCATACACATCGGGCAGAGCGCGCTGCGGTCGCATGCCATCGCGCGCGTCGTTCTCGCCACGGTTTTATGACCTACTTTTTTGCGGTTGCCTCCTCTGCAACTATTGGGTGTCGAGGTTTTCACTCTTTTTTTCTTTTTTTTATTATATAGTGTCCTTTTTGTCGAAACCCTTGTTTCGATTTAATTGGAATGGGTGGCGGGCCATTCACATGCCTCGCAAAGACAAAAGCGCCCCCAACAGGATGCGTCTTTTTTTTGCGCAGGACTCTTTTTTTTTGCTCTCAGGCTGGCTATTTGGGCACCGTGATCATTGGTTTTTCCACTTCTTTTTTTTGTGTGTCGGTGCTCTATTTGTCTTTTTTTCAGAAACCAAAGAAAAAAAAGAATGACACGAATGCGGGATCGCTCTTTGGGGTTGTTTTTTTATTTCTGGCGATTCTTGGGTCGTCTCTGGTTTTTTCCTCCCATGCGAGCCGGTCGAAATTTTTTAGTTGTTGGGGATTTTCTCGTCTTTGCCAACGCGGTCACGCCTAGGGCGATCGCACAACCAACGAAAGGGGCGTGCCTCCATTTTTTTGTGCAACTCTATTCAGCATGAGACTGGATGATGGAGAAAAAAAAATACGACAGCGGCCTTTCTGCAGTGGAGTTTGTAGGGAGAGAGAAAAGGAAAAGGAACACACGAGACCCGAGTAGGTTCGTGACATTGGTTTTTTCTCTTTTTTTTTGGGGGGCACATGCGTGGCCTTGTGTGGTTGCCGCTCAGACGGCCGATATTGCACGGCAACGTAGATGCATGGATCACATAGCGGCGCTGGCGTTGGCGCCCTCTGGCAAACACACGGGTGTGTCTGCTGTCGATGTTGTTGACGCTGTGGCATTGACGAGCGATGGATCTGCTGATGCGGCATTTGTGTTTTGCAGTGAATCGAACCATTGCCACCACGCGTGGTCCCTTTCCTTGTTGCTCTCGGGCGAATCCAGAGTCGACCCGGATTCATCATAGGAGTCGTCTTCAATGTCGGGGTTTGGGTAGGCGACGCGGTCGCGCGTCCAACAAGGCACGGGTAGAGCGACCCATTCGTTGAGCGGATAAAAAATCAAGCCTGTGCGTTGTCCTTGCTGGTTGGCGCGCGGTGCGCGATACGACCACCAGCCGCCACAGTGTTGATGGATTTGAGCGAGGGCCACATTGAGCATGTCGCGGCTACAGTGGACCACGTCGCCCTCGGGACCCAGACGCTTTCTGGCGTCGGCATCAATGTCAATGTCAATGTCGTCGGCCCACGTCGCGCAACACGCGGCCTCGGAATACTCTGACATCATCTCGCAAAGGAGATCTTTGGCGAGCGCCTTGGGCACACGCATGCGCACGTCAATGTATTGACTGTCCTTGTCGTCGCTGTCGCTGACGTCGACGTCGTTTTTGTTATTGGCGTCTGCCGCGGCGTCTTTTGGCTCTCGCTTGGCCTCGCCGTGTTTGTCCATTGCACAAGCAAACTTGACAAGAAAAGAAAGCGGTCGCTGCGGTTGCCTTTGGAGTCCTTTTTTCTTTCTTTCTTTTTGTGCAGTATGTGTTTGCGTGCGCGCCTTTTTTACGCCCAAGAATCAATGGCTTTATGGTTGGCCAAAGACTTTCCTTCTCCTTTTTTCTGTTGTTGTTGGTTCGTTTGTTTCTTTTGCGCCGCGTCAAGCCCAACAAAGCGCTCGCGCCGAGACAGATATCTGCGCTCTCTTTTTTTTTGTTGCATCGTCAAGCCGGCCAATGCACAGCCAACACACATGCGATTCGAAAAAACCAAAAAAAAAAGGTTTTTCCTCCAACATTTATTATGAAAAAAGTGTCTTAAAGAGGGAGAGAGAAAACCCAAAAAAAACGGATCAGCGGGCAAAGGCCTGCGCGATAAAGTCGGTGACAAGGTCTGTGGCGCCCGCGGCAGACGGCGTATCGGCAAGTGCATCCAAGACCCAGAAATCATGAGGTACATCGCCATAAGAGGCCGTTTGGACCGGCGCGCCTGCACGCAACAAGGCGTCGGCATAGGCGTGTCCGTGGGCCGAAGCAACGTCGCGGTCGGCCGTCACCACCAACGTAGGCGGCAAGAGCCTCATGTGCGAGCCTTTGGCGGCAAGAGGTGACCGTGCGAGATCGGGTGCATAGGCATCCCAGGCGTACGCCATGGCGTCACGCGTCGTCCACGGAAGGCAGAACTTGTTGTCGCCGTCGTCATCTTTATCGTTGCCTCTGTTGACAGGTGCCGTATTTCGAGGTGCGTCTAGAATAGGGCAGACCAAGACTTGCGCGCGCATATGCGGTGCCACCTCGGGATCGGCCGCAATCGCCAACGCGGCCGAAGTCGCAACGTGCGCGCCGAGGCCGTCGCCGACAAGCGCCAGACGCGTCCCGTCGACACCCACACGATCGCCACACGTGGCCAACCACGTGACGACACCTACCACCTGGCGTTCGGCCACGGGCCATGGCGCGTCGGGCGCGCGATCATAGTCAACGACAATGATTGCGGCGCCCGTGCGATCGGCGAGTGTCCGAGCCAGGCGCTCATGCGTCGCAAAATCGGCATAGGCCCCGTGCACGTAGACGATGCCTGGCAAAAGGGCGTCGCCTTCAGGGTCGGCCCATGGGGCGCGCACGACATGCACGGTCACAGCGCCTCGGGCGTCATCTTCGACGGGCACGACGGCGGGTACGACGGCAGCCGGCGCCAGCCTCAACGGATGGTAGACGGCGCGCTGTGCCTCGTCCAAGAGGCACCGTCCGTGGTGGAGGCTTTGCAACGGACCCGTGCTGCGAAACGATTCGATTACACGCGCCGCCGCGGCGTCGAGCGGCAGACGCTCGGTGTGGATTCGATTGACCGGTTCTCTGACCGCCTGTGGGCGACTCGGCGATGCGCCCATGTTGTGCAGATATCGCGCACTCTTTCTTTTTTTTTTTCAAGGCACTCTATCGGGCGCTGCCCTTTTTTTTCCTATACCGCGCACTCTTTTTTTGCAAGTTTGTTTGCGGACCGACTATCTGGACGCGTTGCGCTATTATTATGCAAAGCGAAAAGAAAAAAGCGTCCAGAAAAGAAAGAGAATGCAATAGTGACGCGCAGACACGTGCTGGGGGTCGATTCTGTATGCGGTGGCTGTTTGGCCGTGGCGCGTATCAAAAAAAAAGAAGAAGAAGAGAAGAGCGAGCCCTTTTTCATTTGCGATGCGCCAAAGGCACGCCCAACCAAGAGAAAGAAAGAAAAAACCAGAGAGACCTCAACCAGAGCGATCGACAAATGCGGACGCAAAGACCGTCTGCTTTTTTTTTCTCTCTTGGCAATTGATCAAACAAGGCAAGAAAAGAGAGATGGCCCAACGAGGCGTGCGATCCAATGAGAGAAAAAGGCCCCAAAAGACCGAGGCTTGCCGAGGCCAATCCCCATCCCGGATCGTGACTCACTCCAAAACAGGAAACGAATAAACCACACCCACCAACATTTTTTCCTCGACTTTTTGGCGTGCGGCCGCACCGTCCCTATTTGTCGAGTCGCGCCTTCTTTTTTTTTTACGAGTTGTTTGTTTACCCGGCGCACCACGAGGTCCGACATACGCGCGCAAGCGGCGACGACGTTGCCGAAAAGAATCGAGTCAAAGAGAACAATTAGGCAGGGAAAGAGCCTCATCAATCGATTGGTCGTTTGACATGCAAAACGGCGGTCCGACAGTGTCGCCCTCCCTTGACGACGCGGCGCCGTCGCGCTCGGCCACGCCCGGCGATTTCGTGTTTGTTCAGGTGGGCGAGCGACGCGCTCTGGCCATTGTCGACTCGTTCGACGGCCATCGTTATGTCGTGCGGCCGCGCGTCGCCGGCTCGCTGCCTGAAGGTCCACACGGTACGCTGGCCTTTTCCGTTGCCCCGCCGACCGACGACCAAAACGATTGCAGACTCGCATGGAGCAACGCCCCGACGCCCATTTGTTGTGTGTGTCTTGAAGGCGGCAACGAGAGCAGCAACGACGCCGCCATTGGCGACGATATGGGCGGCCTGCCGCAACGGCGAAATGCATCGACGCATCGCTGCATGGCCGTATTAGGATGCCGCTGTTCCGCGCCGAGCGTTTGTATTGCATGCGCACGCCGATTGACGGCGTGCCCGCAGTGTCGCTCTCCCCTCCATGCAATGCCGTCGGGCGTCGTTCCCGTGGTGCGCCTTGAATCGCCCGTCGAGACGTCCAACGCGATCCATCTCGCCATGATCTCTCTGGCGGGGAAGCGCCACCCGGTCATCGCCTCGCCCTCGTGGTCGGTGCGCACGCTCAAGGCCTCTTATGCCCATGCCGTCGGTGCGCATCCCAAACAGCAGACGCTCAAGCATGCCGGCGCGACCCTCAACGATGACGATCGCAATCTCGCATCGTACGGCCTGAGCGACAGAGGCATCGTCCACGTGATCCTCAACCTCGGTGGTGACTAGCCCAGACCCTTTCCTTTTTCTTGTTATAGGCAGGCCCCAAGAATACTATTAAAATTCAAGGTGTTTGCACGGACCAGTGCACTATTAAAATACTATGAATTTGAGGTAAAAATGTTATGTATGCGACGCATGACTATTTGGCCCCTGACTAGGACATTTCTTTGCCCTTTGTCTATGTATCGGCCACCCACTCGGCCGTGCTGATACCTGTCGTGTGCCTTTTTTTGTCGCTTTGCTGTCGGTTTCTTTTTTTTGTCTATTTTTTATCATTCAAAGAAAAACAGAGGCTAGTAAAAGAGGAGCCAGGGCACCAACGGCGGTTCGCCCAAAGTCTCTTTGCGGCTTCTCTCTCTCTTTTTTCCCCCCATTCATTTGGTCCTGGTACCCGCTGCATCCTGAAGGCGAGGTTGTGGTCATGCGCTTTTCACAAGTCCATGGCATATTCAACCATCCACAATGCAAAGGTATCAGTAGCCGCTGCCGCCGGCGGCGTCTTGTACCGCGCCAAGAGTGTGGCCATTGAAGAGTGCAGGGGCATCCAGTAGGCCAGGCCGCCGCTGCCAGAGTGCGACGAGGCAAAGACAGCCAGTTCTCCCCATCGCTCATGGTCGGTCTGGCAACACACAAAGAGAACCGTTTGATAGGGCACGTCGTTTATGGCAAACGACACGGCAACGGGCCCGACGGGAAGCCACGAGCGCGCGCTGGGCAAGTCCCTACCGCCGACGGCACTCGGAACATAGAGCGGCGGCCTAGTTTGCACAATATCGGCACACCACGCAGCCGCCAATAGGTTGACGGCACAACCCATCCCTTCAGGCACAACATACCGTTTGACATCGATGCGATGCGATAGCGTGTGTGCGACACAGCAAGTCTGCACGGCGCATGACCCGATCGGCGACCAATAGCTTGTCCACACGTGAGGCTCTCGCAGTTCGATGCGCCGAGCGTCGACCAAGTTGTTGCCACACGCGCGCACACAGTCGTCGCAGTAGACCGATTCTGCGCCAAAGCCCGAGAGAGATTGGTGGCGCACGATATGCGTGGGACGTTGGTGCGGCAGACCCGCCAACATGCCGCACACCATGTTTTCGGTCCATTGGACGTCAAACGGGGCGCTCCAACGCTCCCATGCGTCCACCATTCGATCGACATGAGTGCGCGCCTCGTCGACCCTCTTGTCGATCGTGTGTGCGACTATGCGGCGCAACGCGCGAGACGTTGCGCTCATCGAGGCCAAGGCGCGATGGTCGCCACCACACAGATTGGCAACAATGCCCCACAATTCGATGGGCAGTCCTGCACACACTGAGAGTACGCCCCTGGTGTTGTCTAGGCTGCGGCGTCGGAGCGGATGACTATGCGCGGATGTCGTGTCCATTCTTGTGCGGTGTGCACTGCGGCAGAGATGGGTCGTGCCGTTTTTTTACACCCTCCTATTGAGTTTCTAGCAAAAAAGGGGGTTGCGTGGCCCACCGCTCGCGCCTGTTGTGTCTGCGCACGCAATAAACAAGGCTCCTCCTTCTCTCTTTTCTTTATGAATAAAACCCCAAGTCCGGAGCATCGAACAATGGCAATTTGGCGAGCGCCGGTAGGACGCAAGTGCGCCACAGGGAAAACAAGGACTAACCACGCCCACACACGTACACAAAAGTTTGGAGCACGGGCCGCCAAGAATAAAAGAGGGAGGGACCATAGCATGCACTCCCATTAGTCGCCGCACAAATCTGGGTGCCCCTCTTTTTTAACTCTTTCATAAAATTCGCACCAGCAATTGAACAACGATTTTTTTTTGAAAACAACACGAGCGACGGCAGACTGCCATGGACGACGCGCGCGACCAAATCCTTCAGGACGACAAGAACCGCGCCTTTGGTGCCTCATCACACACGTCATCATCGACGTCAACGTCAATACAGCAACCGGCAGGCATTATTGGCTTGCCGCGCAGTCGCGACAACATTGCCGACGACGATGTCGAATATCGCTATGGGTTGATGACAAGAGACCTCGAAGAGGTGATTGGCGATCCGGCCGAGATCAAGGCCGTTATGGCCGAGCGCCCTTTGGTCATCTACTGGGGCACGGCGCCGACCGGCAAGCCGCATCTGGGTTACTTTGTGCCCATCTTTAAGCTGGCCGATTTCTTGCAGGCCGGCTGCCGCGTCAAAATCCTCTTTGCCAATGTGCACGCGCACCTCGACAATGGCAAGACGCCTTGGGGCCTCGTCGAGCACCGATGCCAATGGTACGAGTTTGCCATCAAGGCCATGCTCCAACATATCGGCGTGCCGTTGGATCGCCTTGAATTTGTACGCGGCACCGAGTACCAATGCAGCAGTGCCTACACGCTCGACCTCTACCGGCTCACGGCACAGGTCAGCACGGGCGCGGCGCAAAAGGCCGCCGCCCAGGTGGTCAAAATGGATCGCAACCCGTTGCTCAGCAATGTGCTCTACCCGCTCATGCAGGCCCTCGACGAGCACCACCTCGATGTCGATGCCCAATTTGGCGGCCGCGATCAGCGCAAGATTTTTGCCTTTGCGCGCGATCATCTGCCGGCGCTTGGCTATCGTAAGCGCTTTCACCTGCTCAACCCGTTGGTGCCGGGCCTGACCAAGGACGGCAAGATGAGCGCCAGCGAGGCCGCCTCGAAAATCGACTTGGATGACGCTGAAGAGGCCATCCGCGCCAAGATCCGTCGGGCCTATTCGGTGGACGGGCGCGCAGAGGGCAACGGCCTTTTGGCCATCTTGCGCTTTGTGCTTTGGCGTTGGTTGGAACCCGCCGGGCTGCCGTTTGTCGTGACGCGTCCCGCGCAGTATGGTGGGCCTCTGACGTTTGCCACCTATGCCGACGTCGAAGCAGCCTTTGTGCGTTCGCACACGCCGTCACCGAGCACGGACGTTGACGGCAATAATAACGCCGACGGTGGCGAGCGTCTCTGTTCAGCCGATCTCAAGCCGGCCATTGCCGACCTTTTGTGCGAATTTTTGGCGCCCCTACGCGGCGTCCTCGGCGCCCGTGCCGACCTTTTGCGCGCCGCCTACCCACCGATGCCCCACTAAATCGTCTATTCATAACAAACATCGCATGCCCTTTTTCATTTTTGACGCCATTTTTTTCTGTTGTCGGCACGATGCAAGGGAAAATACAACACTTTTTTATGGTGTCAACAAGAAAAAAAAATGGCTCGTGCAACAAATGCTGTCTATGTTTTTTCGTCAAGAGGACGTGTCGCTGTCACCAGAGACGTGCTTGTAGCGTGGCATTCTTTTTCTTCGATTATCCAACAGGCGAAACATTGTCGCCCGCCACCAACAGCGGGACCGCTGCCCATGAAAAACAGAACCGTCGCAAAAAGATACGAAAAAATCTATTGGTGCAGATAACACACAATAAAGAAAAATAAAGAACAAAGAGGTCCTGTCCTCTTTTTTTGCCTTATAGGAGGCAATTGTTGGCGCCTCTTTCTTTTCTCTGTCAATCGCGCGCCTTGTGTGTCTCGTGTTTTTCTTGCCATTGTTGCAGTGGCTACCATAACTCTCTTCTTTTGTTTCGCTCTGTGTTTGGGCGACAAAAAAAAGACAAAAAGGGCGTGTGTGTAAAGGGGTCCTTTTTCCCTTTGGATCGACATGGCATCTACACGCCGCGTTGACTTGCCTGCTGAAATGATTTGGCACATCGCTGGGTTTCTCGATCGACTCTCGGACGTGGCGTCGTGCCTCTGCGCCTCGCACCTCTTTGGTCGGTCGCTCTTGCTCGCTGCATCGGTGCGCGCATTTGGCGACGATCCCGAGCGCGCGGTCGAATGGGGTGCACCGCCAGATGTCGTCGAGTGCCTCTTGGAGGGACACGATATCGGCGAGCCGCTGTTGCTGCCGGCGGTCCGGGGCGGCAACCTATCCACGGTCGACTGGCTGTGTGCGTCGATGGCGCCCTCAGCCGACCCCGACCGGTCGCCTGGAATACAGCGCGACGCTCAAACCTCGCGTTCCGATCGCCAGTGCCGCCCGCATAGAACAACACTGACAGTGACAAACGCCTGCACAGGCGTCGCGTGGACAACCAGCCACCGTCAAGACACAAACGCCCAGTCACCGCACACAGGCGTCGATGCTCTGTTTCGTGCCATCGAGGATGGACGCGCCGATATCACCGAACGTTTGTTGGATGCACATGATGCGATCCCATCGCTGGTGCCGTTGCCGGCGGGGCTCGGTGTCGAGTGCATGTCTCGCGCCGCACAATGGGGCCATATCGAGATCATGGACAATGTTCACGCGCGGATCGTGGACGGCCGTCTGCCGCGGTCACCGCACGCGCCCGCCACCGCGTGCGGGTGTGTGCCACTCGTGGGCAAGACCGCATTCGAATCAGACCAAGGCGACGCGCTCGACTGGCTCGCCCGACACGACTGTTCGGGGGCCTACGCGGTCACGCGCTATTCCATGGTCGAGGCGATCGCGCGGGGTTTGGTCCGCGTAGCGCGCTGGCTTTTGAGAACAAACGCTCGTGAAATGTGGTCGACGATCGACACTGAATCGATGGTTCAGGCAGCGGCCAACGGACGCATCGGCACGATCGCCTTGGCGCACGAAAATGGCCTCGCCGAATGCGACCACAGCGTACTCTTTAAGGCTGCATCGAAGGGTCACCTCGGTGTGCTGAGGTGGGCCGCTGGAGAGGCCGTACCAGGCGTTGCGGACCAGCGCGTCGGAGCGCGTCCCGTCGACGCATGGCATGGAGGATGGGCGGCATGGGGGGCCGCCAAGTCTGGCCGCCTCGGGGTCATCCGATGGCTTTTGGAACGGCCAGATGCCGCTCACATGATCACGCCGCACGTCGCTGCGCTGGCCCTCTCCCGAGGTCACATCAACGTGGCGCTGGCCATCCACCACGCGGGCCTGGCTCCGTTTGACACGTGGAAGGCGCTCGATGCCGCTGTCGATTCGCTCAACCTAAATGCCGTTACCGCGGTCGTTGACCATGGTGGTCTCTACGCGCGATCGGCGCTGGCCCTCGCCGTCAAAAAAGATGCCTTGTCCATTGTGGAATACTTGTGCGATCGGTTCGGGACTGCCGACGCGCAGTATGCCATCGACAAGGCAGCGGGCTCCACGTCTCGTCGTCAGTGTGTCGACTATTTGACAACACGGGCCGAGGGTCTCTGCACACGCGTCGCACATGGCATGGCCCTTGCTGCCGGCCGCTCGGCATGGTACAATACGCCTCGCTGCCGCTGCCCGTCGTGCTCTACGGGATGAGTCCGTGTAGTCTATCAATCATCGACCAGAGACGCATGCATAGCAAATACATGTGTATTTTTTGCATGCTCTCTTCCCGCTTTCCCTTTCAACTGCAGACAGTGACCGCGACGAAAGAAAGAAGAGGGTTTAGGCGTTGCCATCTCTTTTATGTGATTTGTTTTGTTTGGGAAAAAAAGGAGAGCACGCGCTTTGGTGCTGTTGGTTTTTGTGCGTCGCTGTAGCATTTTTAAAAAAAAAGATTCGAGTTGCCAGCAAGAATGGAAAAAAAACAAGACTGGCCTCGTCTTTTCGCCTTGCGTCGCAGATCGGAAAAAAAAAAGAGCATGGTGCTGTCCTTTTTATTATTTTTTCCACTTTGTCTGTTCGCGCCGAGCGATCGCTTGCGCTCGCGATTCGGCAAAGACAATGGGCAAACAAAAAAAAGTAAAAAAAAAAGTAAAAAGGAGAGGGTGGCTAGTGGTTTGTCGGGGCATTGCCGAGCCAGACGCAGGCCAGGCACAGTGCCTCGGCGCTGCACAGTGGGCCATGGCATTTGACGGCCCCTTGCCACTTGCCTGTTGGCGGTAGATCGTTATCGTCGGCAATTTTGTTGTGGTGATCGTCAGGTATGTCTTTTTCTTCTTTTAGATGGGTGCCGCTGCCGACGCGCACGCCCTCATACCGCGATCCGTCGGCGTGCGTTGTCTGGCCTCGATGCATGGTCCCATCGCGGAATTCGCCCTCTTGCACTGTGCCGTCAGGATAGCGCAGTGCGCCTTGGCCCTGTGGCACTCCATCGACACAGTGGCCGCGATAGACACGTCCGTCCTTTTGCGTGCGCATGGCGTATCCGTGTTGCGCCCCGCGGTGGAAATGTGCATGAATCGCCCAACCCGCGGTCGATGTGTAGATCCCATAACCGCACCAATCACCATTGTCCCATTCGCCATCGTAAGAATCGCCGTCGGAATAGTGGGCGATGCCGCGACCTCGAATCACGTCATCTTCCCAGCGGCCACGGTAGGTGAGGCCGGCGGCGTGGCTCGTGTAGACGCCGTACCCATCCCTGACGCTCCTCTTCCATTCGCCCTCGTAGCGGTCACCGTTGGCATAGACAATGACGCCGTACCCATTTGCGTAGCCGTCCTGGAACGCACCACGGTAGGTGCCGTCGACGTCGTGCGTGCCGCCTTGCACGGCCCTCCACGTGGCCGAGCCATAACCGTTTGGCCGGCCGAGATTCCATTCCCCGGTGTACGGGTCGGGTTCACATGTGACGCCGTAGCCACAAGCAGAACCCCGATCCCATTGCCCGCGATAATGCACACGCCCGTCAGAGTGCGTCTTGATACCGAATCCGTGATAGTTGCCGTCGTCGTCCCACTCGCCCAAGTACATGGCGCCACCCGGAAGTGTGCGACTCCCGTAGCGCATGGTGCCATCCACCCAGTGTCCTTCGTCGCATGTGCCCGCAGGGTCCGGGTCACCCTTTGCATGCGGCACAGCGGTAAAGAGCGCGCCGTATCCACAAGGCCTGCCATCCACCAAATCACCGCAATAGACGCCGCCGCCCATGGTCGGGTCGCCCTGTGCGCCGACACTCTTGCCCGTTGCCGTGCGCTTGATGGCGCAGGCACGCGCACGATAGAGCCATGTCCAGTCCTTGCCCTCGTCCAAAAACCGCTTGAGCAATGGGGTGCCAAAACGCTGCCGATACAGATGACGCCACAGTGTCTGGTCCACAACCAGAGCGCGATAGTGATGGCAAGTCAATGACCACGCGAGGAGCGCGGTTATGTCATCGATTCCCAGTGCGGTCGTGATCATTGACATGATCTCTTCGGGAAGGGCGTCGAGCCCGACAATGGGGTCATTGCACGGCGGCAGCATGGCCGCCACAGTGTGCGTTGCCATTTTTTTCTCAAAAAAAACCTTGACGACGGCACGAGCGACCTTGTCTGTGTTGCCTTTTTGTCAGTAGCCCCGCGCTTTTACACCTACCTCTTTTCCAAACAAAAAGTGGCATTCTGGTAAAAATTTCAATTGTTTTTAAAGCAGCGCCTTTAGGGAGGCACGAAACAAAAAAAAGAGAGGGCCTACCCGAGACGGTTTGGTCAACCAAAGAGAGACGGGAGACTGGTCGCGCCCCGTTTGTGGTCCTTTCTTTGGCGCGCGGTTCGATTTGTGTCTTGCATCGCCTGTACGCCTTTGGAAGATTTATGCCTTTGCGTTGGTTGGCGCGGGTTTGCGCCAATAGTTGGCCTTTTTCTTTTTTTTTTGCCCCACAAAATATTGGTCATTGTAGCAAAGGGAAAATAAAAGAAAAAAAGAAAAAGAAAACGGGTCCCAAAAAAGGTCCATTCTTGTCTGTCGAAACAAGCGAGGGTGTGCCATCCAGATGGTCTTGTGGCGGGGGGGGGTGGAGTGGGCAAATCTGCGCCAAGAAAAAAAAAAGAAATAGACCAGCGATCCAAAAAAACGGCATTCTCTCTTTTTTTTTCTTTTCTCTTTCCGGTTGTGGGGTGCACGGGCGCGGTGCCCCGTGGCTGTCGTCGTGAAAAAAGAGGAGAAAACCTGATGCCCTTTTTTCCCGAGAGCCATAGAGAGGCACGCGTCTACCGCCAAGGCCTCTCTAATCGATCGATGCCCTGTTGGCGGGTCAAGGCCAAAAGAAAAAGGAGGCCAGGCCACGCATTGCCTCAAAAAAGCATGTGCTCCTTTTTTCCAAAAAAAATATCTGGGTGTGCGTGCTCTATTGGGCGGCCGCGCACACGCGCGCAGAAATGGGTCCCAAGAACTGTCGACTCTTTTTTTTGCTCCCCTCTGCAATGTCTCGGCTCTTTGATCTGCCCTCTTTTTTTTCTCTTTGAAAATTATGGCTGTGCATTTAAGGAGAGAGGAAAAAATGTCTGTACATGGAAAAATGCGTTGGCGGCGATGGGGATGTCGCTGACGCCATTCTACCCGTCCGCCTGTTTCGCCTTTGGGTGAGGGCAGAGCGGGGCGCTACGTGCGCGCGTACACCCGCGATCAAAAAGAGCCGCGCTCAATGTCGGGCCTGAGACTGGGTGTGTCGCGACGATCCATGTCGAGAGCGATGGCGTCGAGCCGCTTCACGACCTCTTCCATCGACGGGCGCGCGTCGGGATCAGTGTACCAACACGCGCTCATGAGTTTGGCCAGGTCGGTCGGACACGACGACGGAATGGCGGGGCGCACGCCGTCGAGCACAGCGAGCGCCACGTCGGCAAACCCGCGGTCGGCAAAGGGCCGACGTCGGGTGACCACCTCCCACATGACTATGCCAAACGAATAGACGTCGACCTTTTCCGAGTAGCGCGCGCCGCGAATGATCTCGGGCGCCGTCCAGCACGGGGTGCCGCATCGGGTCATGGTGGCGTTGGCCTCTTTGATGCGCGCAAAGCCAAAGTCGGCCACCTTGATCGACCAGTCGTCCGCCACCAAGAGATTGGACGACTTGAGGTCGCGGTGCACGATGCCGGCGACTCTGTGGAGATGGGCGACGCCGACGGCGGCCGTGTGCAGCATGCGCATGCGCTCGGTCCACTTGATCTTGAGCGTAGGGTCGTCGAGCACGCGCCGCATGCTTCCGCGCCGCACAAACTCGGTCACCACGCACAGGTCGGGCGGCGCCACACACGCACCGACAAAGGCCACCACGTAGGGGTGATGCACGGCGGCCAGGGCGGCTGTCTCGGCGCGAAACTCGATCCGGCGCCGTTCGTCCACGCGCTGGTTGGCAAAGCGCTTGACGGCCACGTCGATGCCCTTCCATCGACCGCGATAGACCATGGCGCATGAGCCCGCGCCCACGTGCTCGCGCAGGTCGATCTCGTCATAGGCAATGATCCAGCGACATGCGTTGGCCGACGCCAACAGGGCGACGCCCGTGGATGCCTTGCTGTCGTCACCGGCTGCTGTAATTGACGCGCTCTGTGATGAGAGTGTCGGGTCGGCGTCGGGGAGCGTCACCCTCGTGACTTGACCAAAGCGTCTCGCATCGAGAGCACGCGGGCGCAGTTCATACACAGAGGCGTCTCGACTTGGGCCAGCGTCATCATCATCGTCACCACCATCACTGCCTCGATCCGCATCACTGTCTCTTGCCACACGGCTCACGCTATAGGGTTGGTGTTGTTGCTGTTTCGCCGTCGTCTCTGTCTCGTCCTCCTCCTCCTCTTCTTTGGGATGGCCGGCGGCGTCGCCTATAGTCTTGATGTCGTTGGCGGCGTCTGCGGTGAGCAACACGCGGCCGCCGGCGGCGTTTGCCGCAAGACGGCAACAGAGATGGACGTCGACGCCCGAACACGCGGGCAGTGCGCCCGGTTCACGATGCCAGCGTGGGCGTCCCACGTGGATGGCCATGCGCACGCGTAGTCCGGCATAGAGCCGCCGACGCGCTGGCTCGTCATCGAGACTCTTTCCTGTGTCTTGTTGTTGTTGTTGCTGCTGTTGTTGTTGATGATGATCAGTATCGGTCCACACTTCGGCGGCGGCTTCATGGGCGTCGAGGAGTGCGCGCGGCCAGGGCGCGTCGAGCAACGCCACCTGCGCGTCGGCGCACCAGGCGCGAGCGCGGGCGGGGTCGCAAAAGACCACACACATGCAGCCGGCTCCGGTCGTCGCGGCACCGTGAATGCCCACCTCGACGCCAGAGTGCTTGCGCGCCAGATCGCGCAAGAGGTCGTTGCACAAGAGGGTGGCATCGCGCATGGCCTCGGGATGAGCCTCCCAGAGGGCGTCGGCACGGTCGACGTCGGCGACAACGATGGCAACCGTGCCCTGGCCATCAAAACCGGCCATCGCGTTGGACAATGTTCGACTGCGTGCATGAGTCGCGAGCGGCGCGTCTGCCGAATCGCCGCGGCGATCTACACGATGGACTGATGAGCCCGATAGCGTGGCGTCCTTTATCGACGTCATGGAAAAGGACGATGACGAAGAAGAAGAAGAAGAGGTTGCGTCGCCGTGGGCATAATGGTGTTGATAATGATGATGAGGTTGATGGAGTCCTAGAGCGCCGCTCCTCGACGATGATGAAGAGGACGAGGACGATGCGTCATTCTTGATGGCGTCTGTCAGGCGCCGTTGGATGTCGACAAAGGCCGGGCGCATGACCGGATCGCGGTGCCAGCACTCTTGCACCAAGGCCACATAGTCGGCGGGCGCCAGCTTGGGCAGCGGCGGTCGCGCGTCGTCGCGAATGACCGAGACGGCGATCGACGCCGGCGACATGCCGGCGTAGGGCTCGCAGCGCGTCGTCATCTCCCACAGCACGATGCCAAAGGCGTAGACGTCGGCTTGCATATAGTCGACATTGGTGCTCTCGTCGAGCACCTCGGGCGCCAGCCACTGCACCGTGCCCTGCACCGCGTCGCCGCCGGCCGCGCGCGCCAGGTCGCTCTTGAATCGCGTGAGGCCAAAGTCAGACACCTTGACGTTCCACTTGGCGTCGAGCAAAAGGTTGAGCGACTTGAGATCGCGGTGGACGACGCCCGACGAATGCAGAAAGTGCATGCCCTTGGCGGCCTGGTAGGCCATCTTGACGACGAGCGCGTGGGGCACCTCGGGCACCAATTCATTGTGCAAGAGGTCAAAGAGCGACCCGAGAGCCATGTACTCCATGACGATGCACATCTTGGGCGGCCGCGTGCATGCTGCCATAAAGAGCACGACGTTGGGATGGCGCAGGGCGCACATCACCCGAACCTCGTCGGCAAAGGCACGTCGCGCTTCGCTGCCCGCCGCGCCGCTAGTGTCTGGCGACATGATCTTGACGGCCACGTCGGTGCCGCGCCACGCCGTACGGTACACGACGCCATAGCCGCCGGCGCCCAACACCGTGGCCTCGGTCAGGTCAATGTCGTCGGCATCAATCTCCCAGTTCTCGCGCCCGCGTCCTCGTCTCCGTGTGGCAATGAGCGCGGCAATGGCCAAGGCGCACGCTACGCACACGAGTGCCACCACGGCCACCGAGACGCTTGCGGCAACGGCCGCTGTCTCGCCCGACGACCAGCCGGTACCATCCGTGCTCGAATTGGATGCGGCAGTTTCGCAATAGGCGCCGGCTCGGCCCTCGTTACATGCGCAGCGCCCGGCAGTCTCGTCGCATGTGCCGGCGTTGGAGCACAAGAGACCGTCGGCAAAACACGGACGCAGCGGATTGACATGGACGCCCTGGACAGTCACGTTGACTAGGGTGGCGAGAACGTCTGACCACACGTCGGGCAGGTCGGCAATGCCATAGACGCCGGTCACGTTGGAGATGTGCACGGCGGCAGACGACGTCTGCGTCCAATAGAGCCAGCGCACGAGTTGGCGGGCGCGCACGGGGTCGGGCATGGTGGCCGTGTGAATAAGGACCAGCGCCATGTTGGCCATCGGCCAGGCATGCGGTCCTGTAGCGCCGACGACAAACGACAGGCGATCGAGCGAGCCAATGCCGCCACGCGCGGCAGCCACCTGGTCGACGGCTGCAAGAGTGGTCTCGCGCGTGGGTTCCAACGGCGCCGATCCATCAGCATTTAGAAAGCGCGCTTCGCGCAGATTGCGTTGGCGGAGGACGACATGGTGGGCCGTGTAGGCAATGGCATAGGGCGTGGTCTTGAGCGTGTCGACATACTCGTCGAGCGTCGACACCACCGAGCGGTTGGTCGCGGCGACGGGCCATGCCACGTTGTTGCTGCCGTTGCCATAGGTGGCGGCAAAGGCCGGGCTGTGCAGGGCAAACGCGCGGCTTACGGTGCCCGTGTAGATCGACGAGCCGGTCTTGCCCACAAAGAGGACGTCGGCGTCGGGCAGGTGCGAGGCCAGATCGGGGTTGAGCGCGGCAATGTCTGGATGGTTCCACCTGGTGATTTCGGCCAGCAGGATGCGCATGGCCACGTCGACGCTCAGAACCAGCGTCGGCGCGCCGCCCTTCATGAGACCCGGCACATTGTAGCAAAACACGACGGGGTAGGCGCCGACGGGCACCAGTGCGAGGTCGAGATGTGCGGCATGCACTTCGGGTTCAACGTCATTGTTGGTCGGGCCAAAGTCGACGTCGCCGGCGAGGATCTGGGCCTTGGCGCGGTTGCCGCGCGTTTCGGTATAGTGTACGGTGGCGCCGTCGGCCGTCGGATCGGCGTCATAGGCATAGGCCCAGAGCGAGTAGACCGGCGTGGGCGAGCCCGATCCAATGATGAGGGCCGCGGTAAAGGCCGCCGCGCCGTTGCAGCGCACGTCGCCCATGAGGTCGATGGCGTTTTTGGCAAATCGCGGCGGCACAATGACAAAGGCGCCGGTGGCGGCAACGGCATCGGCCGCCTGCTGGTTGAGCAGTGCCCACCCGAGGAAATCGAGCACATAGGTGATATAAGTACAGTCGGCGGCTTCGACGTCGGTGGCAATCGCCATGAGGGCAAACGCCGCCATGGGCCAACTGGCCGTGCCCGCGCCGCCCGCCGGTAGTATTTCGTGCATTCTATCGGGTGCCGTGGCCGAGATCGCACCGGCAAAGTCGTCCAACGCGGCCGCCACGGCGTCGGCGGTCGGCATGACGGTTTTGCCCGCCGGGTTGCGCATCGATGCTGCCGGCACGAGTGGTGTGCTGACACGGCGCGTGGCCGCGTAGGCGCCAAATACGATCGAGCCGTCGGTTGCAGTCGCATTGGCCAAGAGTACATTGGGGCCACCGGCCACGGCGACGATAGACAGCGAACCGTTGGCTGTCGATGATGCAATGGTCGCAGCAACTTGATACCACGGAATGGGATCACTGGCGATTGAAGCGCGCCACGCAGCAAAGGGCGCGTAAAGTGCGTCGAGTGTGGCGCCCAACAGTGCGGTCGATCCATACGACGAGGCCTCGCAAAAGAGCGCAAGCGGCGTGGTGACGGTGGCGAGAACGGGGTTGAGGGCCACCAGATCGGGATGGTTCCACGCGGTGATCTCGCCCATCCACATGCGCGCCACGAGAGGACCCGAAAGCACGAGGGGTGCCGTGTGCCCGACGGCCTGAAGCGCGTCGAGCCGATAGGCAAACACCCAGGGCACGGCCGCCACGGGAACCTGGAGCACACCCGAACCGGGCACCCAGGCCTGGTTGCCGTCCGTGTCGTCATTGGGGTCGGCACGTGCCGCTTGCCACGCGCCCGACGAGATATCGGCCAGCGTGGCATCGTCGAGGCCATAGTCAAGGCCAGCAAAGTCGCTTCTTCCGGCGGCAAAGTAGCGTTCCATGGCACCCTCGGTGCCTGTCGTCGAATCGTATTCAATGGCAACAAGGTCCTGGCGATAGAGGTAGCCCACCGACCAGGTGTCGTAGAGGCCCACGCCGCTCATGCCTCCGGCACCGATGGCGCTGCGACTGGCGGCCGACGCGCATGGGATCGTCATGGCAACAAGCGTCACAAGCACGACAAGCACGAGCACAGGCGTGGTGACGATGGCCGGTGCGCCTTGTGCGGTTGATCGAGGGCGTCTAGCAAACGCAGTGGCTAGGGCGGCAATGGCCGCCGCTGCCGACGGTAGTGGGCACAGGTGCATAAAGACAGACAAACAGACAGACAGACAGAGAGGCAACGACGGTGGGGTCACGCGATGGGCGACGACAAAAGTGATGATAGACAAGAGGGTTGCCTAGAAGAGTAGAGACCAGAATACGCCAGGTGATGGCGAAATAGTAGGGCGGTGTTGTTGGCGGTGGTGATACTGAAGGCGCCAAAAGACAATGGCAATGAGGATGGTGTGCTCTGGTCGAGTTGGCCGTCTGTGATCGTGGGCCTTGGCTCTCTTGGGGATTTTTAGTCCTCTCATAACCGTACGCTATTGGCTATATCTGTTTATAGTTAAAATGGCATAATACAACGGTGAAATGACACAAAGGGGTTGTGACTGCGCCGTGACACTGTTCACAATCTGTTCACATCCTGTTGACTGTCGAAAAAAGGTGAAATATCTTTATTGCAGCATTTTTGGCAAGATCGCGTGCTCGTATCTATGACACTGCAGAAAAAGGGCGGAAACCTGCGGCTGTTGCATCGATAGAGGGACAAAAAGAGAGCGCCCCGGCCAATGTTCTTGAGGGGAAAAAAAGAGAGAGGCCACGACGACCGACAAGACGAGAAAGAAAGAGACTCTGCGAGTGCCTTTTTATTGAAAGAGAAGAAACTGGTCGGTCTCGGTTCTTTTACTGCTTTGAAAAGAGAAGAAAAAAAGGGCAGTCCTTCCAGCGCCCTCGACGCACGAGTGCACGTGTGGCCCGCTCTTTTTTTTGCCATTTTGTTTTCTCTTCTTGTTTCTCCCCTATTCCTCTGTGCGGTGAAAGCGCACCATAATTTCGCGCGCGCTCTCTCTCTCTCTCTCTCTCTTTCCATATTGGGCGCATGGGTTTGTCTTTTTTTTTTGGAAAAAGAACCAAGCAAAGGAGAGCAAAATAAAAGAATCGCGACAGCACGCAGAACCCACAAAAGGAGGGACTGATAAAAAAAAGAGACGGCACGGGTTTGACCAAAAGGCTCATTCTTTTTTTCCCTTTTTTCCCTCATTCATTTGCTCACTAAATCGGGAACATGCAGCAACAGAGAGCAAAGAGCCTCCTTAAAAAAAAAGAAAGAACACACGCGCACAAGAGTGAGTCTTTTGTTCGCGCTCTCTCTCTCTCTGCAGATGGGGCACGTGCAGGGCGGTTGCGTGCACCGAGAGGGTCGTCTAGGGCGCCGAGCACGGGCCGCGGCGCGCATAACAAAAGCGGTCGTCGATACGGGCGGCGGCGATCGAGGTTTCACCGGCGGCGGCGTAAAACATGTAGCACTTGTCCTCGGCGGCAAAGACAAACGGATCTCTGAGTTGATTGACGGGTCCGTTGGCGCTGCCCTTGTTGGACGGCACGTTGGGCAGGTTGGCGCCCTCGTAATCGTACTCGGGACGGAAACCCTCTTCGGCCAGGCCGTCGGTGGCGCAGGCCGTCCAGTTGCGGCGCAGGCACTTGAGGTCCATCGACGTCCACACGATACGTTCGGGCGCATCGCCCACGCGCGTGCCAAAGACATAGAGGGTGTCCTCGACGACGCTCACGCCCAGGTGGCGCAAGAGGCCCGTGTAGCCGTTGCCGTTGACCATCGACGCGTTGGTAAAGGCGTCGCCGACGGCGCTGTTGCCCGTCTCAATGTTGGTGTAACCGTCGCGCGATCGAAGCAGATTGCCGCGGCGGTCGAGCAGGTAGACACGGTTGCGATCACCGCGCCACGTGAAGCGGCGCACGTAGGGCAGGGCGAAAAAGCCCGGACGCGTGTCAAAGCGCAGGCCGTCCGAGGAAAAGGCGATTCCCGTGAGACTCGTGTAGCCATTATAGGGCAGACGCGCGTGAAAATACATGCCGATACGGTGGTTGGCCTCGTCGACATAGACGTCGGGCGACGCCACCTCGGTTGACGACGACAGGTTCTTGAGGTTGTAGGTCTGATTGTTGGCCACGTAGACCTGTTCGAGATGGAGCGTGCCCGGTGCGTAGACGCGCCACGGCCCGCCGACGTGATCGGCATAGGCCATGTTGATAAACATGCCATGGTGGTCGGAAAAGTACATATAGTATTCGCCCAGACGCGGGTGAAGCCACTGCGGCGCGTGGATGATGGTGGGGAAGTTGCTGTCGTAGGCCCCGTCGCACGCCGGCTGCATCATGTCGGCGCGCACCATCGGGTTGTCGGCCAGACGCGCCGCGACAATATCACCATGGACAGGCTCGATCGCGGCGACGAGCAGCGACAAGGCACAAAGCGAGAGGATGGTCCAAGCCGCACCCTTTTGGGCGAGGCTCGGCGCATGCGAGAATGCGACAGACATGGGCAGACAGAGACGCGCCAGATAGCGATTGAAAAGAGAGTCGAATGAGAGTGTCGAGATGTGGTCGACCGATCTCTGTGTGTGTCGGTGCGTATGGTTGGGGTCGGCTTCTGGTCGTTGCTGTTGTTATCGCGGTTGCGGTCGCGACTGCCTTTTTTTATAGAGCGAGAGGCTCTCGCGCGACTAAAAATGGCTCCCCGAATGGAGACGCCATTGGCAGTGGATCACGCACGCGCGTTGCCCCAAAGCCAATGCCGTCTTTTGCGAGGTAACCGATGCTACCGCTGCCCCGGATACGTGATGGCGGTGCGCACCAATGTCCCGGTAACCACATTATCGGTGCAACAGTGGATCGGCAATCGCGAAGAAGAGAGAACCTTGCGCCCCAGGAACCCATGACGTTTTTATTTTTCTTTTCTTTTTATTGATTGACAAATAGAAACAATAAGGAAATCACGGTTTCTTTTTGCGGCAGACGCAGCGCGCCGCCATTGGCCTCAGTAGGAAAAGAAAAAAAGAAGAGCGCAATAGAGCGCAGCATGCATTTGTCTCGGCGCCCTTGGCGCAGCCCCGTTGCATCTTTTGCAGCGCGTCTTTCTTTTTTGGATACGCATTTGCTTTTGCTTTGGTCTTGCTTTTTCCTCTCGCTTTGTGTCTTTTGGGTTATTGAGGCGAGCGCAACGGAACACGCACGCAAAGGACAACACCCATCGCGACCCCCAAGACAACAACGACAACGAAAAGGGCAGAAAAGAAGGGGAGAAAAAAGATGACGGAGCCACTGTGCCTGGACGATTTGCCCGACGAATTACTCGTCTCGATTAGCGCTGCACTTGAGCGGCCCGCCGATGTCGCTCGCTGGCGCGCATGTTCACGCCGACTCTATGGCGCGCACGCATTTGAAAACACGATCGATGCCTATCTGAGAGAGGACAAGAGACGCTGCCGACGATTACTCGAGTCTTCCGCGCCGTTGGACGTTGTTCGTGCTGTCTTTGGCCGCTGGCGCGAGACCCCGCTCCCCTATCATTTTATCTACGCCGTCACAGGAGGTCGGCTCGATGTCGTGCGCTGGTTCGCGCACGCGATTCCCAACGCGGACCAAGGCGCCCCTCCCGACCCGCGAACATCGCGGAACGCCGCGACGCTGAAAGCCGAGGCGAGGAGCGCGTTTCATCGTACGTCATCACATGGGCGCCATGACCTCTTGCGTTTTCTGTACAGTCTTTTTGGCGCGGGGGAAGAGGACGCAAAACGCGGCCACTCCGTGGTGCGTTGGTCGGGCAGGGACGCCGCCATGCGCGGCGATCTTTCTACAGTCGCCCTCACGCACGAGATGCTGACCGGTGCACCGGCGAGACCTCCCAAGTGCTTTGCCCATCGGACCGATTGCGCATGCGTCAGAGAGCACGAGCAGCGTGCGATCACGCCAAGCTGCGGCTGCTCGCCCAACACAGCGTTGTGGGCGCTCGCCGAGGGCCACGTGCGCATTGCCGAATGGATGCGCGAGGTTGGGTGTAGTGCAGCCTACCCGCGCCATGGCGTATGCGCCGAGGCGCTGCGCACTGCCATAATCCACTCGGCACCAGAGGTCTTTTGGTATCTGGCTGCCGCGCAGCCACCGCCCTCGGCCGAGGCCTTTGCGTGTGCTGTCAACACGGCAGCCGGCAAAGGCCATGTCGACATTGTGACGCGCCTCTGTCGGGAAGGTTTGGCGACGTGCCGTAAAGAGACGCTCATCGCTGCCGCCGAGGCCGACCATGTCGCCCTCTTGCAATGGGCCGCCGGCGAGGCTCATATACCAGGATGGCCGACGGCGTCGTCAGACGAGGCGAGGCCGCCGCTCGATGCATGGCGCCCGACGCTCTTGGCCTGGCACGCGGCGCGACGGGGCTCAATCAAAGTCATTGGATGGTTCCTGTCGCGGCCCGACACTTGCCGCTGTGTGACAATCGCGTCGATCGAGGCGGCGTTGCGTCATGGGCATATCAATGTGGCGCTGGCGGCCCACGAAAACGGCATAGTGCGCTTTGAACAATGGAGCGCTTTGGATGCTGCCGTCGCCTCGGGCAAGGCCGACGTAGTACAGGCGACGGCCGACCGCGGTGCCGTGTGCACCGTGACGACCTTTGCGGCGGCCATCAAGCGCGCATCCAAACAATGGGGCAACGAGCCTTTTGCCTACCTGTGCCGGCGGTACGGCGTTGGCTTGGTCCAGGATGCTGTCGACCGCATCGCCCCTGCACTTTTGACGCCGAGCGTTGTCGCTCTGGTGCGCACCCATGTGCCTGGCGTGCGCCTGCCCGACGACCCCGTTTGACGCTGCTGTTTGGGTTTTTAATCTTTCATCTTTTTATCGGATGCGAGAGAGAGAGAGAGAGAGAGAGAGAAAAAAAAGTGCCAGGCCACCATCCAGAGAAAACTGCAAAGCAGTTGCCTTTTTGGTTTTGCTCTTGGAAAATAAAAGAGGCGCGACTTGGCCGACGATGCATTTGCGAATAGGTAAAAAGAAAAAAAGAGTCGTAAAAAATGTTGATGGCTACCCCGAAAAGTATCTGAGCCTGCGTCTTTTTTTCCCCTCTGCTCGTGTCTGTAGGCAAGAATGACAGCGCAAGACATGTGCACTGACGACAGGCGGTTCTTGCGAAAAGAGTCTGTGCTGCAGAGACCATCGGGGCGTGTGTCGCTGGATTTTTTGTGATCTTATTTTTTCCCTCTCAAGGCACAGGGGCTGCAAGCCACCGATCGTGCCTCTTTTTTTTTTCCACGCGCGCTCGCCGCAGAGAGAAAAAAGAAAGAGAGAGACACGCAGTCATGGCGGCAAGCAAGTGGCGCGGTGCTACATGCATAAAGGACACACCAGAAAAAGGGCATGTTTGTTTTTCCTGGCAAGTTTTCAATACAATGCATCCTCGTCTTTTATGCTGGTGCAAAGGGAAAGCGTGCGCCAATAGTCCCAGTCGCGATTATTTGCTGTGGTCGTGGTCATGGGGCGCTGGTGTCGCGGCGGCGCTTGGCGTCGAGACCCTCTTGGCATACGTTGCGGATCGATTCATACACATGAGTGGGGATCTGTCGTCGCTTGACCAAGCGTGATGCGTTGGCGTTCATCTCGCGCAAAAGGGCAGCACGCTCTGTACGCACCTCCTCCTTTTCGTCCATGTAGGCGACAAAGTCGCGCGAGCCCTCAGTGTCGAGTGCGAGGCACAGGAGACGACCGGCCTCGGGCGTCAGCAGAGGGATGACCTGTTGGGTGCGATGATTGACCGCTACGAAACGGCAGCGTTCGGGGAGGGCGCGCATATAGTCGAGCCTCGCCTGGTCCTCTGTGCTGGAAGCGCAAGCGGGGATCGGGTACGCGCGATGCTCAATCTCCCATCCATCGTCGGGCGACAGTCCCAGGTCGTCAATCAGGCCGAGGCCGAGACCACTGCCCACGTCTCGCCCGCCTTGGATGGCCTTGCGTGTGATCTCTGTATCTACATTTTCCCATCCCGGTCCCATCTGCGGCGGCGGCGCGTCGTGGTGTGCGCAGGGGCGATCGGCGGCATTTGGCGCCGAGTTGTGGCTCATTTTTTTGGTGGTCGCCTTTTTGCCTTTTCCTCGTGGCCTGTTCATGTCCAGAGCGATGGGGTCGGTGTTTATCGGTTGGAGGGCGATTCTTGAGGTTTGCCGTCAAGTCGGTGTCCCTTTTCATGGGCGCCACGCCCAATGGTCGCCCACTCGGGTCGTTCGCCCAATCACACAACACCCAGTAGAGTCTGTATATTTTTTTTCTAGAGAGGAAAAAACGGGTGCCTCCACAGTGCGGCAAAAGAGACACGATCGCGAATCGAGACAAGGGCACGGCAAGGTCCTGCGCGCACGCCAGTCGCCATCGACAGCAGCCGGCGAGCGCCGACCGGGCGGCACCCAAAGGAAACCAGAGACTCATCATCCTCGTGCTGTCCTCGTGCCCGCGTCTCAAAAGAGCGATCAATAGACTGCCCCCTTCTGAACCTACCAAAGAGCATAGCAAAAGAAAAAAAGACTTCAACAGAGCCAAGTGCCTTACCGCAGATCGCGCCCTCTGTCCTCTTTGGTCGTTGCCTGTTTGGCGATCGATCGATTAAACAAGAGACATGCAGCACACATCGGACGCCTACTTGTGGGCCGAACAGGGCGGAGCGCGCGGCCGCAAGCGCACCGCCGACGTGGCGCTCGGACCGTCGGTCCGCGACGTGGCCATCGACGTGTGCACGGCTCTCCGCCGCGGCCAGTCTGTGGACCCGCGCGCAGCCCAGATGGTCGTCGAGGCCGCTCGTGCCGAGGGCGCGCTCGGGAGCGATATGGACGTGCTCTTTGCCGCGTGTTCGGCGGGCATGGCCTCGGTGGCTCTCACGCCATCAATGGCTCATGGCGGTGTGTCGCCCGTCGAATGGAGTGGGGTCTATCGAGGCCCGGCACCCAGCCCGACCCTGTCGTCGCCCTATGAACGTACAGCCCAGCAACCAACTATGGCGCAGCAACCGCGAGGGTTTATGCCGGGGGGACGCAAGCGCAGGGCCGAAGAGGCGTTGGCACCAACGACGCGATCGACAAAAGACTTGGCCGTTGACATTTGCCGCAGAGCCTACCGCGGCGAGCACGTGGCGCCTGACGAGATTGAAGCCCTGCGCGAGATTGCGCGCGCTGAAGGTTCGGTCGGTGCTGGTCTTATTCGCGATGTGCCCGGATTGTGTCGTGCGGCGCTCACGCTCATGGGCGAGTCGCCGGCATCGATGGCCGCCCTGGCGGGTGCGAGCATGCAGGCGCGCCGTCCCGCTCCGCCGCCAGTCTCGATTCCAGTGTATCCTCAAGTCGTGCACCTCCCTTTGGCACCGCGTGCCGGCCGTCTTTCGTAAACCATCGCCTACTCTGTAAAGTTTCCCTCTTTTTTTTCCGTCTCGCGTTGTTGCGAGAGGCAATCGAGTTTTGTGCGTGCATCATCGCAACCGATCGACCGCGTCTCTTTCTACTTTTTTCTCTTTTCTTGCCCGTTGGGGCGGGCGATCGAACAGGAAGGACCATCAGCACCGTAAAAAAAAGACAGAGAAAAAAAGAGACGCCCCACACCGATGGCCTACCCAAAAAAAGACACATGTATATATTTACGATTTAAAAAGAAAGAAAAAGCTGCACCTAAAAGACGCACGTGAAGAGTAGGAAAAGGCCGTCGCGCACATCCTTTTGTGCATACTTTAGGCGAGACCAAAGATGGGAAAAAGGGCACAAAAGGATCGCCACACCATTACAGCAGCGTCGTCATAAAACAAAAAAAAAAGGAAAATCACACACACAACCAATAAAGAAAAAATGTAGACAAATGTCGACACACCACAACACAGAAAAGAGAGCGGCCGCAATACAACACAATAGCCTTTTTCCTTTCGGATAGAGTCGCCATGAACGACGACGGCACCTCGACTGTTTACATGCAAAACACGCACAAGCGCGGGCGGGAACACGACGTGCGGGCCGCTGGAACAACCCCGAATACGTCAACGGTCGCAAATGAGAACCGCGACCAGGCTCATTTGCGCAGCGAACCGTCGTCTCTGTTGTGCAAAGAGGGTCGGTCACGCAAGCGCCTCCGTGTCACCGACTGTCCATGGACAGACGCCGTTCAAGCCCCCACCGTCTGGGCGCTAGTCGTTGATTACATGCTCGCCAAAGTCTATGCGTTGGACCGGTCGTCCTTTGGCGGTGGAGCCGACAAGGGCCATCTGCGCGCCGCTCGCACCCTACTCCGAATCGGATCGACGTGTCGCGCGCTCTACACCTGCGTCGGCGGTCTCTGTATGCGCCTCGACGCGCTCGTCGGCATCGAAGACGACACGGGTGAAAAGTCCCTCTTGTGGTGTGCCGTTGCGCGCACCGACGTGACACCTCACGAGGCCACCTTTGACACGGACCACACTGTCTACCACAGTCTCCTTCATATCGAACGACTGGTGATGCGCTCTGGTCATCTATGTGCAAGGGACCTCGATCGGCCGTTTGGATGTACCGTCGTCGTCAGTAGTACCGTCGATTTGAGTGCCCCTGCCGAGGGTGACGCCGTTCGGCCCATGTTGATCGTCGCCAAGGCGAAATCGTGCAAGGACGATATCGACGATGTCGACGACGATCAAAAAGAAAACGACAAGGAACGAAATGACAAGGACGCCGACAAGGAAGAATGCGAGAGCGATGACGACGAGGATGATGATGAGGATCAAGACAGTAGCGACGAGGACAGCGATGATGATAACGACGACGAAAGCCGACCCTTCAAGTCGACGATCGACATCCCCTCGTACCAAGACTTGTGGGACCAGGTCAAGTGGCCACGAGCCAAGGATCTGCACAGCGGCGACGAGAACGACAATGGGAGCGAGGATGAAGAGTTTGAAGACTATGGAGACACGCACGAGGAAGAGGAAGGCACCCTCTCGCAACAGGACAGCAAAGGGCGCAACTGGACGCTCACCATCTACAGCCACTACCACCATGGCCTCACGCTGGTCGATGTGCAGATTGTTCCATAACACTCGTCCATTCCACGACGGCGTACCTTTGCACTTTTCGAAAAAAAAAATGAATAGAATGTTTTCTTTTTTTTTTATGGATGAAGAGGCCTGCGACACAAGAAGAGATGGGTCATGTGGTTTTTTCTTTGGATGTCAGTCGAGAACACGGCACCGTCGCGTGTCGAAGCGCGAAACCCAAGATTTCCTTTTGTTTTTTTATTTGTTTTTCTTTCATCGAGAAGAATGTGTTTGTATGCCGCCGACTGCCAGTGTCTGGCGAAAAGAAACCACAGAAAAGGCCAACTCGCCCGCCGGTGCGGGCTGTGCCCTTTTCTTTCGCGTGATTTGTTTTTCCGCGCAAAAAGACGGGAGAACAATTTGTTTTGCAACACAAAAGGGCGGCCTCAACAAAAAAAACCCAAAGACAGACCTCAGATGGGGCCGCGCTTATTTTTGTGTTGCGCGCCCGTTTCCCATCAAAAAAGGCCACGGCGCGCGCTTTGCAGCACAAACACAGACCGCGATAGGGAGAAAAAACATCTGTCAACCTATACACCAAATGGGTTTGAAAAAAAATGAGGGGTGGGGGAAGCAACGAAATCAGCAGGCGAGTGTCGACGCTTTAAGATCGACAAAATCTTGGCCCTGGATGAGGACAATGGGCCAACCAGATTACGGCCCTTTTTTGGCGACGCCCAATGATGGCCGAGCATATGCGCTTTTTTGAAAAACAAAAGACATCGTGATACTCGGGGTGTCCTTTCATCACGACTCTCTAGACCGACAACCAAACCAACTCGCTTCTTTCTGTGCCCGTGTTTTGATCACACACGGTCCAACAACATTTTTCATCGATCTTACTCGACAACAACAACCAAAAGATATGGACGCTCCTCTGTCCCAGGACACCAATGCCGGCGCGAGCCACGGCGATAGCGGATGCGCCGCAGCGACTGTCGACCATGCTGCCGACCAACGCGAGCCAGTACGCGCGACAACGCCGGCACCCCGCGTCATCAAGCCCGCCGCCGATTGCTGCGGCAAGAGATCTCTAGGCGAATATCTCTTCTTTTTGGTGATGGCCTGTGCCATCTCGATCATCGTGGTCTCGGTCATGCGCCCCGTGCCGTCGATCCCTGCATCAATCCCACCGACAGTGCATCTGCCAGTGTCGACACCCATCGCGGTGCAGGCCGAGACGATGGATCATTCAGCGCCGTCAAAGTGGTGCTGGTGCCGCGCACTGGACGCCGACGGCAGGATGTCCAAGAAATGCGTCGCAGGCTCTCCCGAAGAGGATTACTGCATCTGCCGTTGCCCGACGACAGAGGCACAGACCAAACCGGCAGGCCTAGACAACTTTTTGGAGAGGGCGGCATTTGCCTTTGTGCTCTTGTCGTTGCCCTTTGTTCTGGCCGCCATGGTCAAGTATGACTTTTACCTGTAGGATCTCTCTCTTTTCCCCTTTTGTGTTTCTTGTCTCTTTTGAGACACAAGATGCACAACAATAAAAAAAAAAGATATAAAGACATTAGAGAGAACAAGTGCCAAGGCACAAAAAACCCAGCGTCTTTTCTGCGCATGTACGCGTGGGCGTGCCTTTTTCTGCCCTGTCGGAATGGCATAAAAGTCCACTGACTTTTTCTCACCATCGCCATTTTTCGTTATGCAGGTTTTTAGTTGGCGTGAGGATCGTCGCGATGACTCTTGGCGATCGGCTGCTGCGGTCATTGGCAACATGGTTCAGAGGCGGGGCAGGGAGGCCTTTTTTTTCTTGAATTTATAGACCCACCCAACAGGCTCGATCTGGGAAATGGAGCAAATGGAGTCTTTTCATTTTTTTCCCTTCCTTTCGAGGCATATGGCGGATCGCCCTGGCGTGTTTTATGTGTAGGCCTTTGCGGCATGTGCTCGACTGATTCCTTGGGCGGAGAAAAAAAAAAGAAACAGATTTTCACTTCCGACCGGGACGCCGCGCTTGCCCTGAACGGGACAAGCAAAAAGACCTTTTTGACCCTCTGCTTGCCTCTTACTCTTTTTCGTGTTGTTGTACAAGGCGATAAAAAATTGTAGATAGCAAGAAAGAAACAATAAAAAAATATGGAAATATATGGGGAAAATGGTAATACGGTTGCGTCGTCGCCTCGCACATACGGCCCAATAGCGCGCAGTAATTTTTGACGACATCAAATGGGCAGAGTCCACACTTGTGATAAAAAGGCCACCGAAAGCGACGGGTTTTTTATTTACGACCAACACAGCGCAATTGCCCAACAACTCGATCGAGGCCTCCTTCTTTATTGCGCCGCGCGATCCGACCCTTTTTCTTTCACCGACAAAAAGAGGCGACCTCGGCCCCGTGCCCACAAGACAAGAACAAGAAGAAGAATAAAAAAAAAGATAAAAGAGAGAGACAACAACGAAAAAAAAATGGACTACACGCAAGAATATGAAAAGGACAGCGCCAACAACATCGCGGCCACGCCCGCGAGCGATCATGTTGCGCAACATTGCGACAATCGCGGATCGACGCCGTCGGCGCCCGTCTCCTCCTCTTCCTCTTCTTCGGGCAACGCGCGCAAGTGGTACTGGTGCGAGAGCAGGCAGTTGTGGCTCGAACTGCGCATCATGGTCATGGGCCTCATCGTCGCGGCAGTCGTGATTTCATTCATGTCGTCCACGGCGACAATGCCCGCGCCGACGCCCGCATTGCAGCAGACCCCATCACCGACGCTCGCCGCGGCGCGAGTCGCCGTCGACGATCTAGGGTCTGCGTCGCCCTGCTCATCGGCGTATCAATCGTGCTGGTGTCCGTGCCGGGGCAACGACGGCAAGATGGTCAAGGGCTACATTGTGGCATGGGGATACCGAGGCCGTTGCGTCTGCAGCTGCCCCCTATAAATCCCGGCCGATCAACATTTTGCGGATGCCTTTTCGGAAAAGGTCGGCGTCGCATGCCTGATCCTTCTCCTCCCGGTCGTTGTCGTTCTCATGTGCAAGTATGACTTTCACATGTGAGGACGCACCAACTTTTGGTGATGTTTCCTTTTTAAACATTTTTTGCACAGGAAAAATACAATCTCTATCTAAAAAAAAGAGACACTTGTTCTTGTGTTGTTTTTTTTCACACTGCCTGCTGACAAAAACAACAAGCACAAAAGGCAATCGCACGGCGCGCTTTTGTCCTGTTTGTCGCTGCCCAAGAGCCACTCTCCCCGCTGTTGCTTGGGGGTCGCCTCTTTTCCCTGCACAGCGAAAGAACGTGCCCTCTTCCCCCGTTGCGATGATGATAGTAGAAAAAAAAGAATTGCAAACAGCCACAACATGAAAAAGAGGAAAAGAAAAAAACGGTAATTCCTCTACCGGTGCGATGGTGTACTCTTTGCATTTGGTCGGGCGTTGTCTTTTTTTTTTGACAAAAAACAAATACAACCAAAGACACAATTCAATTGATGAGGGAGAGGCGTAAACGGGGGCGTCCTTGTTGGCGCTGGCGGGTGCTGTCTTGGAGACGTGACCCACAGGCACAGTCCAATAGCAAAGCACGGCACAATGCCGATGGACAAGAGAGCAGCAACAGCCATCGGCGCCCGTGTGTGCCGGCACAAAGGCGTCGTCAAGGCTGATTCTGCGTGTGCGCGTGTACGCCAAGGGTCGATAATCTGTTGGGCGCACGTAGCGGTGCCCGAGTAGGAAATTTTCCGATCCCGACAACCCCTTTTTTCCACCCTCTTCTCCATTTGACCAAAAAAGGCAAAAGGAGACGACCCAATTGGATTGCATAATGTCTACAAGAAAAAAAGGCAGGCCAACCAAGAAAGAGCACAGCAACGGAATAAATGGCACACAACACCTGACGAGGCAGACACTGACCGGCCTGATACAGCCTCTGTGCAACCGCCTCGGCCCATCCTGTTTACCGACATCTGTCGCAGCGAATTTTTTTCTTTTAAAAAAAAGAGAATACCCACAGTCTCTACCAGTCACGACGTTCGGTCAGACTACCGCCACAATGGCCAACAAGACATCTGTACATTGCGACCCGGTTCACCATCGAAACGGCGCGACACCTACGGCAGACGAGGTGATGGCCCTATACCCGACCATACCCGCCGACGCCGATCCCGACAAGATCATGCTCTTTCTGCAGTTGGTCTATCCCCTGCATTATGTCGCCGCCAAAGGCCGCCTCTGCCTCTTTGTGGGGAAATCGCCGTCAGACCCCGATTGCGTGCGGTTCAACACGGTGCTGGACGACGAGGGAAACAGCATCTTTGCCAAGCGAGTGCTCGGCGATATGGAGGCCGCGGCGACCCGCAAGGCTGCAACAACGCCCGACCGTGCGGGCAAGGCAGCGCCAAAGACGGCCGGCGGCGAGCACACATCGGCCAATCGGCGATCGCGCAAGACCAAGCGGCAACAAAATCGCCCAAGGCCAAACTGATATTTTGCCGTGGCCTGTCTGGTGGCCCCGTGCCTCTTCTTTCGGACGCTCATTGTATTTTTTTGGGAGAAAATTTGCCTATCATAAAAAAAGGACTATTCATTAAATTCAAAACTGTCGCAGACAAAAAAGGACCAGAGGACAAGGCGCCACCGACCCAACCGAGGCCAGAATCTCCAAACTCTCAAAGAAGACAAAACAAAAGCCACCACCAAACAAGTCGGCATAGGGTCCCCAAAAAAGGTGCCATGCCACTTTTTTGCAGCTGACAAAACTACAGGCTGAGCGCCCAACGGGACGCGGCATATCTGGTGTCGCCTCTCGTATGCGTGCTCAAGCAGATGGAACATCGGACCGCGGGCGCTTTTTCGGCGCTGCGTCGAGTTTTTGTGACTTTTTTGTTTGCCTCTTTTGGCAGTTTGGGGACCGCGGCCCGGCAACGGCCCGACAGGGCGGACCAAGACCGATAGGTCGATAGATCAACTGATCGATAGATTGATCGCTAATATATTCCCCCAAGTGATGTCATCATAGGAAAGAAAAACAATAAAAGTACAATGTTGGTCAAACAAAAGGGGTCGGCGACTGGCGGCAAGGCGTAATCGCAACGCGCGAACGGGTGCCAGCGCCGGCGTCGGCACCGCCCAGGCGCACCGGCTCATAGACAGAGTTCAATGTCAAAGCGCGGCACGACGCCGATGGTGTGCGACAGCAGTGCGCCATCGGCGCCCATGCGCACCAGCACAAAGGCGTCGACGGGACACTCGGAAAAGAGGTCCACAGGCTCACGCAGCGTGGCCCGATCGTGCTGGCCCCATGTGCGGCGCGCGCGATCGATCGTGTCGTTGACAATGGCACGCACGCGCATGGCAAATTCGATCGTGTCAGCGTCAGAGGTAACCATCTCAACGAGACGCGCATCGACGGCCCACGGGTCGTGCAGACTGGCGGCGACGGCGTCCAACAAGAGGCGGTGGACGCACGTGTCGGGCGGACACGTCGGGTTGCCGTCGTCGTCGCGATGCACCGGGCACACCAAAGGGTCGGCCACGTGGCCAACGTAAAAGACGGGCACGCCGGCGGCCAGGGGTACACCCGTGTTGCCCGCCACGGGCACCCAGGCCACGGGTCGCGCGTCTGGCCGATCCTGGCCGTCGACGACGACTTCATAGGGCTGATCGGCCGTCTGGAGGGGCGTGGCCGTCGCGGTCCAGCGCGCGTACCACGCCGCCGCCATCTCGATGCCGCTGGTCGTCGTAGAGGCAACGCGTACCACCTCGGGCACTGCATGCATCCCGCGCGTGGCGTGATCGTAGAGCGCCGAGAGGGCCATCACGCGACGCCGTAGCGAATGCAGGCGCGCAATGGTCAGCCGGCGCGTGTAGAGCCCCAAGACGCTCCGGAGGTCCATGGGTCGGCCGGGAGCGGCGGCCGCATCGGCGAGGAGACGCACGCCGCGGTCGCGGTGCATCTGGAGGGCCTCGTGCTGCACGGCGACATAGGCCGACCGACCGGCGACATAGGCCGCATTGTCGACCATGGAAGAGGGCGCGTGGAGCAGGTGCGGGTCCATGCCGGGTGCCGTGGCATGATGCGTCTTGCGATCGAGCCCGACCAACCAGGGCACGGGTCCAAACGCCGCGGCAGCCGTTGCGACAGCGCGCGGCGACGGCCCGCGCACATAAAGACGCAAGGGCACGGCCGTGGCGAGGGTGAGGCCGGCGGTCTCGGGAGAGGGTCGCTCGCTGCCGCGTTCGGTCCACCAGGCGCGCTTGCGGGTGCAATACTTTGAAAAGAACAACACGTCCGCATCGGCGCCGTCCATGTCGGGTGATGATTCATCTGCCGCCGCGTCGGACGATCGTTCCGTCCGGTCCTCATTGCGACCGTCGCACTCATTGTCGCCATCATCTTCGACGATTCCCAATGAGCGCACCGTCTCGCGTGCCCACTCTAGGTCGTCGTCGGCGGCACTGGCATACATATCGTCGGTTGTGTCGTCATCGTCAAAGGGGTGGCGCGCGTCGGCGACCTGCAGACCCTCTGCTATCGGAAACGTATTGACCGATAGAGTCGTCTCGCGGCTGGTGCCACACGGCGTCGCACACATGCCGAGATCGCTCGCAACAATGGCCGAGGCGACGGTATGAGCAGGGTCGTCCGAGGGCGGGTCAGACGAGCACGGACCAAAGACCCAGGGCTCCTCCACGGCCATGTCCATGTCAACGACAGCGGCGTCCATCGACTGTTTGGTGTCGGTGCTGTGGCAAGACGAGGCGGCGCGCGACGAGGACACGGAAAAAGACTGCCAACTCGCGTGGGATATGCGCCAGGGTTGACCGAGCGCAAAAACTGTGGAAACAGAAAAAAAAAGAAAGACAAGAAAGAGAGAGATTTTATGAGAGAACCATCCGAATTGTTTTGGCGTTTTTAAAAAACCCACGCGAGTCTACAAGTCCACAAAGGGAGAGAAAAAAGGCCAAAAGGAAAAAAAACTGTGGTCCGCCGTACCGGTGCAGGCGCGGGTGCCTTGGGGAGAGTCAAATGTAGTCCCGACTGACGGGCGGGCGGGTGGACCTTTTTTCTTCTTTTTTCGATACTGGGTTCGGGTGCAACCGCAGCGCCTTTTGTCTCTTACTGCCTCGGGTTGCCCATCCCACCGTTGGTTCGATTCAAAATACCTAAAAGCATCAACCCTTGTGTGAGTGGTCCTTTTCTTGTGGACATTTGTTTTTTTGGCGACATGTTTGTCGGTATGAAAAAAGGCGGGGCAACTGCATACCTTTTTTTTCATCTCTCTCACACACAAAGAGCCGACGCCATACATCAGCGCTCTTCTTGTTTGCTCGACCACGATACAGAGAGACACCACAGATTACGTGCGCGTACCGATAGCAGAAAGATGACGACTCGACGACACAATGCCAACCCCTTTGCCCGTGTGCTCGGCGCTGCGACCCTGACTCCATCGCGACCCGTTGTCGTAGCGTCCACGCCGCCACAGCCCTCAACGGATGCCAGCGGTTCGACCACGTCGCCGTCGTCGCGGCCCGTATCGACTGATGCCGCGCCCGTGCTGACTGCGGCGAGCCAACGGTGGCGCAACTATGCCCCTCCTGCGGTCTCTGTTCCAGAAACTGCGCCGACCATCAAGGAGACGCCCGAGCCTGCAGCACCCGTCGTCGCGACTGCTCCCGTGCGCCCGTTTGTGTCGGCGCGGCGACTCGCTTTGCGTGCATCTCTTGTCGCGACCACTCAAGAGGCCAAGGAACCCGCGGCGACATTACCAACAACAACAACAACAGCAACGGGCCGAGACAGCGCGACGGTCACTACCGCATCCTACACGCCAGCACCGTCTGTCGCCGTGCCGAGCGCCGAACCTGCTCGTACGCCGTCGCCGACGCCACACCTGCCACTGGCCATCCCTGTCGCCCTCTCTGCCAGAACCGAGACCGTAACTCCCCCGCCGTGTTTGCAGCATGCCGCGCCCTTGTGCGATCCCATGCCGTCCGATACCCCTGCTGCCCCTTTGGCACGGACGCCGGCGATCATGACGAATCCTGTCCCAGGGGGCACCGAGAGCGCGACGGCACTCGCCGCAGCGCTGGCCGAAGTGGCCCGTCAGCGTGCGCTCGTCGCGCGCCTGGTGGCCATTGTGGCCGCCGACTGCCCCGCGTGCTGTGCCAAGGTGGTGGGCGTCCTGGTCGATGCACCGGTGTCCCAGGGCATCCCTAGCGCGGTCGTGCCCGCTGTCCCCGCCGCCCCTCTGTCAACGGGCCTGCCTCAACAGCACAATCACTTTCATCTGTCGATCGGCACGCGCCGCGAGAGTACCCACGCAAACAGGCTTCGACAAAAGGCCATGGGCGTCGCACGCAAGTCTTTGTCCTCTACCGGACGACGCAAGCGCCCCTCGACCCTCTGAACAACTTTTGCCTTTTTTTTTCCCTATTTTTTTGTTTCAATGTATAAAAACACCCACCGCATAAAGTTTTCTGTTTGGAAAAACCCGGAAATTCGCCCCCTTTCGTAGATATTCTCTCTTGTTTTGCGCCTTTCTTTTTTTTTGGCGTTGTTGCGCTGGTGGTCCCTCTTGCCTTTTTTCCCTTTTCAGTCCGCGCGCCTCCCTCTCTTGCGTGCCTCTGCGTGGGCGCTGGCTTGAGGACCCTTTTTTCTTTCGGCGCAAAGCAAGCCAACATTTCTGGCGCCAGATTCGATCATGACCTGACGATTTTTTTCTTTTTCGAAAAACAATCCCAAACCTGGCGCCAGATTGATTGGCCAATGGATCTGGCGCCAGGTTCGCAATGCAAAACAAAGAGACCAAAACAAAAGAGGAGGCACAGGAATGAACATTGCCCAGGGGGGCCGATTGTTAAAGAGGCAAATACAGTGCCCAGAGCGAATAGAATGTTGATTGGTGTGAACGCCAAGAAAGAAAGACGCGTGCGAAACTCCCCAAAAAATGAATTGAAGGGAAAATAGTTTCTTTGATGAGAGCGAAAAGGGTTATGTCTGTCTTGGCGCATCCAAGAGATTGACCACAAGGCGACCGGGACGGTGGGGCGCCAGGTCGACGGCAAAAGAGAGCGAAGGGCTGGCGAGCGCGTGCACGATCCACTCGCAGGGCTCGGCCACCATTCCACGCTGTTGCGATGGGCATGTCGCAACGAGTTCAGATGGGATGCGCTCGCGCCATGCCGACACACAGTCGCGTTGATGCCGCTCTTCCACATGGACGGCCACGGCCTTGGCCCCCCTGACGCGTTTGGCTCTGATGGGCATCACCTCGTCGTTGTCGTCGTCATGGTCATGGACATCTTCCAAGAGAGCGAGGGCGTCGTCGTAGAAAGAGGGCGGCGCGACAGTGAGGTCCAGTACGCATGGACGACCGTCCAGCGAGAGCGTGGATCGCGCCGATACGTGAACGCGCAGTACGGACGGTGGCCGTCGGGGATGGCTCCAGCGGCAGTCGAGACGCGTGCCGTCGGCCAGAGTTATGTGGCCGTCGCCGCGCGGCGTGGCGTAGATCACCTCGGACCCTGCCATCAGCGTCTCCCATGCGCTGCCATAGACTTTGCACGGTCTGACGTTGGTCGGTGTTTCAGATGCCGCAGACAATGATGGTGATGACGACGACGGCACACAGAGCAGACCCGGTCCGGCACCTGGCGCGCCGTCTCGAAACGTGCCCGAAAAGACGAGTCGACCGGCAGTGTCATAGAGTTTGCCCTCGCCGCCGGGCAGGTCGTTGTCCCAAAGGCCGTCGTAGATCGTGACCCCGTTCGCTGTCTGCACGGTGCCGCGGCCCGACCGCACGCCCATGGCCAACCCACCGCGATAGATGGTGCGCGAGCCCGCCGTCTCCATTAGACACGGACCGATGGCGTCGTTGAGGATGTAGCGCACACCCGTCTTGCGATTGACCCGTCTGCCGGCGCGAGCACACGCCACGGTACCGTCAAAACGCCGACAGACCACGAGGGGCATCTGATCGACCGGTGGTCGCACACGAGGCGCACGCGTAGGTTTGTCGTTGGTGTCTTGGTCACCTTCACTGGTGTCGTCGGCGAGGTCCATGTAGAGCGCCTCACGCCGCGGAAACGGCCCCGCGCAGTACCAGGCGACACTGTCCACGGTGACGTCTGTAGACGAACGCGACCACGCGTGCGCCCACACGGTGCGGCCGTCGGCGTCGGCGAGCATGAGCGCCAGGGCTACGTCAGTCTCGAAAGAATAGCGCGGGCCATCCGTGTAGAGACAGGCCGTGTGTCTCGGCGGCGAGGCCGAAATGCGGCAAGGCCACATGTAGGCGCCCATCGGTCGGTCATATCGCGGCGCATGGCGGGGTTGCGAGTCGGCGTCGGTGGGCTGGTATGAAAAGCGCGGTCCGGCATACGCATCCAACGCGCCGACGGTTGATGCTCGGTAGGCGGCTCCGACGCCAAAGGCCTCGATAAACGTCGGGGGCACGTGCCGACATGTTTGTAAAAGGCCACCGCTGTCACCAGAACATTCGGCGGCGGGCGACGGGTCCTCGTAGAGCGTGCCGCGTCCGCGTGTCTCGGCCGCCGAGCGAGCAATGCGCGCACAACACTTGGCCAGTGCGCGCCCGATGTTCGTGGCCCAGGATGGTATGGCCTCGGGCGCAATCGGTACGCCTCCATCTCTCGTGACCGGGCGGGTCGTCTCTGAGGCGTCGGCGTCGTCAGGTACGCCCAGCGCCGCGAGGCCGTCGGTGAAAAATGCCGGGTCAGACACGACGTCTGTGGTGACGCCGTGGCAGAGGTGGTCGAAACGGCAGCGGCCCACGTGTAGGTCATAGGTCCGGGCGCAGAGGTGAGGGTCTGACGCTACGCGACACCAATCCCTCGATACGCACGCGAGGCGCCCCAGATCGACCAAGCTGCAGTAGCGGGCGATGTGAAGACGAATTTCGTCCGAGAGCCACGCGATCGGTGATGTGGGCGGCAGGCGATGGTCGTCTTGCGCGTCTTTCATGGCGTGCATGCCGCTCCCGTCCGCACCGGACCACGAGGGGCATTCGAGGCGCGCACGCTTGCGAGGTGGACTGTAGTCGCCGTCGCGGGGCTCTTGTTGGTTCTGGTTGGGCGTCGCTCTGGTACATGGATTGTCGAGGTGCGAGCAAGAGTCGTGTGGTCGCTTGGTGCCCAATGGCGTCGAACGACGGATGGACGAGGCGACGAGCGCATAGTCCTCCCGACGATTGTCGCCAATGTAGTTGACACCAAATTTCATCCTTGCGCACATCTCCATCAAGGCACTTCTCTTTTGTTAACGGTGCCCTCGATAATTTCTTGGCTTGTATGTTTGCGCGGTAGGACCGAGTTGTTGCGATGGGGCGACGCAAATGGCAAAGGGCCAACACAAGGCCCCTTTTTCTTTGCGGCCATTTTCCATTTCCGTGCAACAAAAAGGTCCGATTTGGGTGACCAATCACAATCGATGAAATAACCAATCGACAAGACCATACCGAAAAAAGGTGTAGGAGCAACGCCATTGTGTTGTTTTGTCTTTTTTGTGGTCCTGTGTTGTGTCATGTCTATTGTCCTGTGGTATTGTATGCTATACCAGCGACACGGGTCCATAGGGGGAAAAAAGAAGCGTCGTCTTGGTGTGTCCACGGAACCTGCCAAAAAAAGAAGACAAAGAAAAAGGAGAGACGCGGTCGTGGCGAGAGGCATCAAGGCCGCACAATCTGGCCGAGGCATGAGACTATTCTTTTTTTTAAAATTTCATTTTTGGGTTTTTGAAAAAAAAGAATAGTTGGCGGCCTCGGCCAAGTTTGTTGTGCGCGCGGCACGCTCGCTTTGTCGAGAGCCAAAGGAGGAAAAAAGGAGCGCTCGTGCGTGCACAGCCAAAACTCTACCCACAAAAAAGACCCACAAAAGAAAAATTGATAGGAAAGAGGTTTCTGTCGACTGGCCGTGCACGGTTTGTGCCAAAGGAAATGGAGACCACAGACCTATCGACAAGGGCGGCAGGTGCACTGGGGCCTTATGCCGGCGTGTTGCCATGGGCGCGCGTGTCCGACACGGGCGAGATTGTCATTCTTTTGGGTCAAGAACGCTTTGAACCCGGTTGGCGTGATGGCGGTCGTTGGTCCGACTTTGGCGGCGGCACCGAACCTGACATGGACCGCGACCGGATCGAGGCCGCCGCGCGCGAGGCCTATGAGGAGACCATGGGCATGCTCGGCTCGCGTGTCGAGATCGAGGCCGCACTGCGCGCTGCCGCACAGGCGGGTCGTCTCCAAGAGGCGCGCTCGCCCAAAGGCGCGAGTGTGTTTTTGTTAGAGGTGCCCTATGATGCGGCGCTGCCGAGGCAGTTTGCACGCGTGCGGGCCTATGCCCTAGAGGCCGCGGCCGCCCGCGACAAGACAGGCACCACGGGCGGCCACTTGTGCGCCACGCCCGCCAAGGGCTACTACGAAAAGAGAGCCGTGGAATGGGTGCCTGCGCCGACGCTCGCCAGCATGGTCGACGATGCCCTGCCCGTGGCCGAGATGCGTGCTCGGGGGCTCGTCCCACTATGCGATCGGGGCCTTTTGCGCGACGATTTCGCGCGAACCGTTGCGCAGCTTTTCCCTCGCGTTGGCGCCGCGTCTGCCGCGCGCTAGTGCCCGCCCCCTTTTTCGCATCACCAGACTGGCAGGTGCCGCTGATCTCTTGAGAAAAAGGGGCGCCTTGTGGGTTCTCTTTCTTTGTCGGTCGTGGCGCGACAACGAGGACGAAAAAAAAAGAGGGATGATCTCGCGCTCGCGGCCGACAGCACGCCTTGCAGTATCAGACACAACGGCTCGTGCGATGGGGGGCCAACAGGAAAAAAAAGAGCCAACGCCGGCCGCAAGCGAGGAAAAGGGCGGTTCTTTCTTTCTTTTTTCCTTTTTCGTTGCAGCAAAAAACCGTTTACGCGCTCCGTGTCCCTTGTGAGCGTCTGTTGTTGTTGTTTTTGTACTTGGCTTCCTCTCAAGGACAATGAAAGAAAAAAACTTTATTGGGGGGAAAAAAAAGAGACAAAGGCACGGCCCGGCACTGTGCCGAGGCCTCTAGCCGAGAACGGCGCTGGGGACAAAGAAGGACGGCCACAACGCGTCGTCGGCATATTGGGCCAGCCTAGAGTCGGTGTCGGGTTGTGTGGTAGAGTCTGACGCGGGCGGTTCGGTTAGGCCAGTCAGCGCCAGGAGCCTGTCTTGTTGTTGCTTCTGCTCGGCCGAGCGCTGCCGCTGACGCTTTCCGCGGCGATCGCGCGGGCGCTTACTGCGTTGGGACGTCGTTGGTTCGATTGGCAAAGGGCACTTGCGGTAGGCAACGCCTCCCGTTGTCTGTGCCGCCTCTCCGGTGACATCTTGCGAGATCGAGGGTGTTGCATCACCAAGAGCACACCGCCATTTTTCCAGACCACCGGCGCTGCCTCCTCCTACGTGACTCTGTTCCGGGCGAACAGAAGCGTCGCACCCACCGCCCTTTCTATGATTGGCATCGTCGTGACTCTCGTCTCGGGGATGGCCTCTGTCTATCGCGAGGTCGTATCCACCGGTCGACAGGGCGTTGCGGCGCGGCGTTGAATATTGCACCGCGCCACGTTGGGCCGGTTCTTTTGGTGCGGGCGCCGGCGAGACAGCCTGCCATATGATGTGCGGTCGACAGTCTGCTTTACGCAGGCGCGTCGACGTCACTTTGGTGATCTCGCCCCGGCAGTCGGGTGCGGGGCACGGGGCGCGACCGGCACACACTATGTGCGCGGCCTCCCAGCAGGCACGGTGAAAAGTCACGTGGCAGCCGGCCGTGCAGCACGATGTCACCATGCAGCCTGATGCGATGCGACGGTGTGGCGCGCGGCAGGATCGGCTGCCGCATTGCCACGCGTCCGATCGAACGCGTGTGCTCTGGTCGATGTCGGCCACAGCCTTTAGGCTGCGCGCCACACGGCGGCGCTCGCCCGCCGGTCGAGTGACCCGACAGCGTTTGAATATCTCTGCGCACCGCGCGCGTCTAGCATCCTCGGCGGGTCCGTAGTGCTCGCGTAGCATCCACATAAACTTGGCCATGAGCACGGATGTGTGAAACATGCCGTCGGCGTCGTCGTGTGGGATATTCGTCACGGCACGCCACTCTGCAATAAAGGGCGGCACAGTCTGTGCGGTCGAGACGGGTTGCGGCGCCGCCTCCCTTGCCGGCGCTTGCTTGTCGAGTATGGCACGCAAGTCGCACAGGGCACAGAGCGCAAACTTTGCCCATTCTTTCGCGCTCTGCAGATCCCAGAACAAGGCCGCGCTCGCGCCGGCGGCGTTGACCAGTTGACAGCAGATATCCTCGCGCTCGATCACGTCGGCCAGCGCGCCCGTCATTCCAGAGGCCGCGGCGTGCACACACGAGTCGATGAGCAGGGCGATGTTGGTCAAAAGGTTGCCGACCAGCCGCCTGACGCGCGCGACGTCGTCTTTTCTTTGATACGTGGCATCGTGTATGACGGCGCACGCGCATAGCGTGCCAACGTCGGCAAGGGTGAAGCGTGCTGCGACCGAATCATCTAGTCTCACGTCGTATACGCGACCGAGCGGGCCACGACGCAGCGACCTGCGCGATAGGGCAGAGTGACCGCGCCACGTGTGTGCGCATGACGCGCACTCCTGTGCGTTGTCGGCATTGCGCAGGACGGTGCCGTCAGCGCCTATGGTGGCGTGGCGCGTAAAGCACTCGTGGAGGACGGGCGGGCAAATCTGCGCGACCACGCATTTCACGTCGGGGTGCGGTACGCCGTAGCGGTAGTCGGCATCGGTGCACTCTGCCAGAGAGCACGCCAGCCAAAGGCCGTAATCCGAGTCCGCCGTCGCGCACACTGCCAACACGGCGCAGCGATCGTCGCCGGCAGGTCGCGCGTCATGTTTGCCATCCGCGTGCGGGTGACGCGCCAAGACGCAGGCGCTCAGCAACGGCACGCTGCCGCAACCGTCCCACGCGCCATGGTGGCAGAGGATGTCGCCTATGATACCAAGGAGTCGCCCTGGGGCCGAGGTGACGTCGGCGTGCAAAAGACCATGCAACTCGACGACGACAAAGTCCTGCGGTAGAAAGCAATGCGCTTCAAGGAAAGAGTCTTTCAGATAATGCGCAAAGGGTTCTGTGCCCTGTTTGGGGGCGTCGTTTGCGTTCGACATTGGCAGAGACGAGCGCGTCTTTTGATTCCTCTTTGCCTCGGCGTCTCTCGGTCACAAAGTCGTCGGGTCGTATTTCCGCGCAAAGGCGGACGGAGCAGACTGGACGCGCTGGGACTCGCTTGCAAGAGTGTTTTTTTCTTGTTTTACAATTTTTGTGCCCCTTTTGTCGTGCTCCCGCCGTGTGATTGAACTTTCTTGGAAAATCGTATGTCGCCACAAAAGAGGCCATTGGCCAAGTGTCGTCACAAAAACAAGCCCAAAGAGCGCGGGACTAGAAAAGAACAGCGAGCGCGCACGCCATTAGCCCGGCGCCCACACTTGCTCTCCTTTTCTGCGTCGCTCGCGTGCGCCCCTCTTTCTTTCTTCTTCTTTTCGCAGCCGCCGAACTCTGCCCCGGCGCATTTGCGGCCTCGTCACGCACACACGCATACCGCCTCTGCTGGTCTCTCCTCCAAAAGAAAAGACCCCCGCCTGAGCGCGCGCCCCAATCGCGGTCCCGACCTCTGCAAACTCAGAGAAGACCAACAGAGACAAAAAAACGGGACATAGTCGCACAGCGCAAAGAAAAGGACGCACGCCAAGAGGGCAAAAAGGCAGAGACGAATCGACAGGAAAAGAAGAGGACGCGACAACGCCTCCTTCTTTTATCTCCTTTTTTTTATTGTCGTTGCTGTTGTTAGTAAGAAAAATTCAGAGAGCGAGAGATGGGACAAGGTTCCAAGACAGACTTGCGACGACAACAACACCAGCAGCAACAGCCCATTCAGCAGCAGCAGACGCGACCTGAACGGCAACGGCGACGCGGCGGCTGTATGCAGCGTATTTTGGTGGGCGAATTGCGTTCCTATTCGACGGCGTTTGAGGGCATGGCCATGTTGGACACGGTGGCGACGGCGTTGATCGCCGGCGTGATCAACAGCGGCCGTGCCTACCCCGGCGCCAAGGTCCTGAGCCTTACGGCGCTCGACCACGATGCGTACCCGCCCGGCAGCGGCCTGTGCACCATGGTCTGTGTGGTGCGCTGGTGCGGCCCGCCCGGCGTGGCATGGGTGGCCACCGACCTGGACCTGGCTCCATCACGCTTTCCCGAGAGCGATGTCATTGCCCAGGGCGCGCTGCCCGACGGCCTAGTCGTCGAGTTTCATCGCGCGGGTCTATTGCACACCCCGCGCATGTCTTCGGAAGCATCGCGACCATTGCCGCCGCCGCCGCGCTTTGTTGTTGCCGCCCTGCGGCCCCACCTGTGCGCCACGGTCCAAGTGGCACCCGACGGATCGGTCTTGCGTCGCTGCGCGCAACCATCAAATGCGTGTGGCAAGTGCGACCGAATATGGCGTACATCCATCCGGCTGATCGCGCCCCCGACCTCGACAGAGCGTTGCGACTTGGGTACATTAACGCGCGATGCCGTGCCTGCCTACGTGACGCGTGCCATCGCCAAGGCCATCGTGTCCACCTTGGCATCGACCAAGAGTCTGAGCCCTGCCGTCGCCCCCGCAGACGCTCCGTCGGCACGTATTCACCGTTCTCATCAAGACGCCATCGGGCCGCAAAAACACCGGCCGCAGCAATCGCGACTACAACCACCACCACAACAACAGCGACACCAGCAAGACGCTCCTCCAAAAGAGACGCAGCCTTTGTGCGCCACACGTGCGCCTACACGCCTGGCCTCGGCGCTCTTGCACGATGACGACCGATCGCTCAAAGGGCCGCGCGTGGACCCCAGAGATGATGATGGCGGCGACAGCAGTAGCAGCAGCACAAACGCACGCACGATCTTGCCCACAGCGGGCCTCGTCATCGCCACGCGCCCGGCCTTTGCGACATCGCCATCGATCATTGTGCATGCACGATGCGCAGCAGCCGGTTGCGGAGCGGCGTCAAGAGCCGGCACGGGCAAGATTGTGCGTGTCGAGTGCACCGCCGGGTGCCGCGTCACTTTTCACCGGTCATGTTGGCGCACCATGGCGATTGAGCCGTCTGATGCCAGACCGTGCATGACGCCAGACTGCTGGGGGCTCTGGACGCGTGTGACGTCGACACGGCGCAATGCCGACGGATCCGAGACGCCCGCCTATGTCGAGTGGGCGCGTGCACCACGGCGCTCACCCAATCCCAACAGAGTACAAGCGCACGCACGCAAAAGGCATACATTGGCTACCATCGAGTCGGCGACTACGGCGGCTAGACGACACGAGTCGGCCGCGTCCGAGTCCCAGTCCAACAGAAACGGCACACCAACAACAACAGCAACAGAGAGCGACGACACTTATGTAGGCCGGATACGGCGTCGGAGACTGCGACAAAACCAAAGTGGGCCGCCGCACAAGCGCATGGAGTCAATCAAGGCACTCGGACGCCCGCTTGTCAGTGAGGCCACTGAAGCGGGGGCGGCGACGCCAGTTGTGGTGGCCGGTGGTGCGCGCGTCAAGAGCGCACTGGTCGAGCAGGAGATGACGCGTGCCAAGCGCCGCCTCACCACCATGCCGACGATGCGCGGTTCCGCCGCCCTCGGTGGGGCGACACTCTTGGCCAAAAAGGCCCGCACACCGCGATCGACCAAGGGGCCGCGAGCAGATAAGAACAGCGACACAGCGTGCTCGGGGCGCGCTCTCGACAGCGAGGATATGGCCGCGACTCCTCCACCTTCCACTTTTGACAGAGTAGACAAACACGAACCTGCGCCGGTGGATCTCAATGGTGCGTGGGCGGCCTTTTTTGAATGGGATCACGTGCCGCCGTCGCTCGTACCCGAGATGCCGGCCGCGCGCCCGTCGACGGACGGCCTATGGACGCCGCCGCCCCTCTTGGTGATGACTGGCGGAGACACTGCACTGTGCTGCCCCGCGGCTGTGTGGTCGTGCTTTTGCCAACGCGCCATGGCGGCCTAGACAGACGACCGCCGCCAAATCGATACACGGGCCACGAGGACGACCGAAAAAAAGAGCATGCGCTCGGACGAGTTTGTCACCGCCTCCATCGCAAGACCACTGCCCCTATCGCCCCGCCCCCCCCCCCAATCTAGATTTGTCTCTTTTCTGCGTACAACTATTGTGTCATGCCGACGGCGGTCCAAGACACAACCACAACATACCTTGGCCAAAAATGACTTTTTCAATCAAAAAAAAAAGCAACCACAACAGCGGCGCCAAACCCATTCATCTTGCAGAGACTTTTTTTTCTTGAAAATCGATCGACACGGCCACCCAAAAAAGAAAGGGGCACAAAAGACGCGGACGATTCGTTTTTGCGCCAAAGTACCAAAAAACCTGACAGTCTGGACAAAAAAAGTGTGATCGACGACAAATGCGACAACCTTTTTTTTCTCCTCGTGCGACATTGGCCGCCCTACAAAGCAGCTAAAAAATAGCGTGACATGGCATGGCGTGCTCGTGCGCGAATGCCTGTTGTCCCTGTTTGCTCTTTCTTTTTTTTCACTAAAATAAAAAAGCCAATGGCCAAAGGCGCAAAACAAAAGAGCCAGTCATCGCGGGGGACCATAAAGAGACGCGCACATAGAGGACGCGCAATCAGGCAGGCACAAAGACCCGAGCCAAAAAAACACGCAGCATCCCGTTCGACCTCACATCATTGTGCCCGTTTTGGCCGAAACAAAAAAGAAAGGACGAATAAGACCTCTTGTCTCGACGCCCTCCTGCCTCCATAGCAACCCTTTTTCTCCACGCTACCGCGAGGCGACGATTCACGACAAGGACAACGGCAAAATACACCACCATCGCCATAACCGCTCCAGCACCGGTTCCATGTCTTTGGCCTCGATGTTGCCGCCACACGCATGTTCCACAAAGGACGCGCAATCGGTAGCGAACAAGGTCCCATCGAGCACGCCGCCAACAAACCGAATCGTGGCCGAGTCGACCGTGGCCGGTTTCATCGTGCCGGGCCTGTTGGTCGTCGAACTCCAGCGCGTGCCCTATGCCGATCCGCTCTCGTCGTTGGGCACGCACGTGTCGGACATTGTGAGCACGGCCGCGCGCAACCTCAATGGCGCAGATATGGGCGACGTGCGCCTCATGGCCGCGTACATCATGGATCGACGCGCACCAGACGAGTCATCATCATCGCACGGGGCGCCAAAAGAACATACCAAATATCTGTCTCTCAAGAGCGACGGCAATGGCGGTGGCAATGGCGGTAGCAATAGCGATGACGACATTTGCACTCTCTTGTGCGTGGCCTCGTCGAGTGTGGGCGGTTCGAGTCACTGGGTGGGTCTCGACATGCAGTGCAGCCGCGAGAGTCCGTGTCCCCGCGGGAGGCGCCCGCGCCGCGGACGCAAGTGGTTCTCCATCTCGGTCGCGCCGGCGTCGCTCATCGGCTGCTTTACGCGTCATGCCAGCATCAACGCCAGCGGCGCCATCGATCGCCGCGACGTCGGTCCTGCCGGCTGTACGACGTGTGCTCGCACATGGTCGGGCTTTGCCCTGGCCATTGCGAGGACGCAGTCACGTGAGCGGGTCAATGCCGCACGCCTGGCGGCTCTCACAGCTGCCTCGCTGCAGGCACGTCGTTCATTTCGGTGCGAGGCAGGCATCGTCGACGTCCTATGCGCGGGCGTCGTCGCCATCAAAGAGGTGGCGCCGCTCATGCAGCCGTCGGACCCGCGCCTACAACGCGCCGAGCGCGCTCTCTCGGTCCTGGCCAGGTATGTCGAGGGTGCGCTCATGCTCTGTCTGTGGGCCGAACGCTTTCACGCGACCGAGGCCAAGCGGATCATTGGCGACGCCGACGCGCGCGCAGCGACGGCGCTTCCCGAAGCGGCACCGCGTCTTAGGCGTGCCGCCGACGTGCTCGATTCGGTGGTGGCCGTGGCCGTGGCCGCGGGCGTCATCATTGCGCGTGCCAACGTTGCCGCCGCAGAGGCCGTATGCGCCGCAGCGGGCTTCAACGGTAGTCCCGTGACCTTTACTCATATGCGCGATGCCTTGTCGGGCCTCTCGCTGGCCGCCGTGCTCGACCAGAGCGAGGCAGATATGGCCGATTGGGCGCGTCGTGCGTCGGCGTGTTTTATGAGCGCACGCAAAGCCACAATCGAGGCTGCCATCAAGGCGACTGCTGCTGCTGCCGCCGCCCAAACAAAAGGCGATGAGGCATTGAGAGAACACGAAAAGATTCTGTTGGCCAAGGAAGACCGAGGTCGACACGACTGCCCGACTCGAGAGCGCGACCCCGTTTCGACCAAACAAGGTGTCCCGGATCTGCCCACTACTTTGTCTGTCGACATTGCCGCGACGACGACGACGACGACATTGGTGTGCGCCAGCAGTGAGTGCCACGCAGAGGGGCGACGCATCGTGTCGGGCTGCGTGGTGGCCGCCGATTGTGACGCCCACTGCAGCGTGCCCTTTCATCGTTCGTGCTGGGAGGCCGCGCACATTGTGCTCAACACTGATGGCGACGGCGCGGGTGCGCCGTGTGCCACGCCCGACTGCACGGGACGGATTGTGCGCGTCACCTCGACACGGTTACGTGCTGTGGACCGCCCGCGGCGCATCTTGTGGCAAGCATCCAAAGAACGTTGCCCTCAACGCTCCCAGTGTGCGCCGCCATCGACAGACAGGGCTGCCAAACAAGAGGACGACTGCGGGGGCGCGCGTGCAAAGTCGCGACGGCGACAACAACGTCATCCATACGACCGATCATCGCATGCACATCCACAACAACGGCAATGCGAGTCTATAGACGATGGCGAGATACTTCAAACGCCCGTGCGCAAGGGTGAGGGCAACGCTCAAGGAAGCAACGTCGGTGACGCCCTGCTAGATGACGGCATGGGGGCGGATGGCGCCCAAGTACAAGCGAATGGGGTCACGACGCGCAAACACCAACACGCGTCGCCGGTTCAGCAAGATTCGAGAGCGACCGACTCTACGCTCACGCCGACAACAACGCAAGCGGCTCCACAGACACCAACAACGACGACAACGGTGGCGATCACACTCGATACCACAACGCCACTGGTCAATGCCACGGTCTACAAAAAGCAGCGCCAGTCGCGCGAGCAACTACCGCTCAAACGCAAGCGGCCGCGCGATCGCACAGGAAGGCGGCAACGGTGTCATGTGGCGGCGCAACAACGGCAACAACTCTTGGTGATGGCCGGCCTGGCCGAGTCCCCAACGAATGGGGCATCCGACACAGAGGCCACAGAAGACGCCACGCCGCCGAACCCGCTGTCCGACGATAACCCTACGACCGCCGCCATCACCGCCGACGACGATGCACTGTGGCCGTGCTTTTTCGTCCCCGACCGCGTATAACTTGTCGTCGTCGTCGTCGTCGTCACTGCGCGGCCTCTCCTTTTCTGTGTCTTTCTTTTTTGGACCTATTTTTGCTCACTTCAAACCAAAAAAAAAAGAATTACGATCATCGCATGTTTCTGTTTTGTGCGTATGCGTCGCTTTTGCCTCTTTCTTTTTCTTATGTTGCACAAAAAAAAAGAAAGAGAAAGAGGAAAACAAGGCCCCCTGCTCTTTTTTTCGCCCCAAGGCACTTTTTTTGTCTGATGGCGATCACAGGCAAGAGGGCGTAGAAACAAATCCGTCCACCGAGACGAGCCAGCGCGACCCTAATGGCACAACAATCGCCCTTTTTTTATCTCTGGCGATTGTTGCACCCTTTTTTCCCCGCACGCAACGGGACTCTTTTGACTGTTGACGAAATTAAATAAAACCGAGAGGACTCGTGTGGTGGCGATTTCTTCTTCTTCTTCTTTTTTGACGGCTCCCAATGTCGTGCCCGTTGCACCGTCGCTTCCTCGCCAGTTTCTTCCCGCCGCAACATTTGCGTGGCCTTTTTTGTCGACACATCTCAAAAAAGGAATATGTTGCACCATTGGTCCAAACAAAAGTCGACATTTTGCCAGACTGCGGCTACAAGTAGAGGCGAATTTGGCCGTGTTGGAGCGGAAACCAAAACACAGAGACCACCGCAACTCGCAATCGGTCAGACACTAGCCTGCCGAGTGTGCATCCACCCATCTCGTGCCGAGTTTGACGACGACGACAACAACGTCGGCAGAAAAAACCGCCCCCATTTGAAACACGCGACCAGGAAAAAAACAGAGGACTAGAAAGACATGTCTGACTGCACCGCCTCCTCTACCGTCCCTTTGGCACAAAGCACCACGGGCGATCACCCTTTATCCGTGCGCAAGCGCAAGCGTATCATTGTCGGCAGCGACATAGATCCCAAATCACAATACCGCCATCATGGCAGACACGAGATGTCTGCGTGCCATCGACGGTGCGCAAATGCCGACTGTCTCTGCGACGCGCCGCACATTTCCACAGGGAGCGCCACGCACGAGACACTAGAGCGATTGCGGTCCGCGGCGTCGATCGACCGCAACGCGCCCCTGGTGGATGCACGGCCTCACGCGAGCACGCATGCCAACCTGGTGGCGCTCTTGCGTTGGGCGCGTGCCGTGCTTTACGAGGATGACGTGCCAGACGACGCTGTCGGTCCGCGCCAAGGGACCGACGCCCAACGTGATCGCGACTATATCATGATGCGTGCGGCCAGCCGCGCATTTGCCGCCAGCGATGTCGAGTGGCGGTCCATCGGTGCCGCGCCCGGACGCGTGCGCGACGCCACACCAGGTAATGAGATTGTCGCGAGGGCGCTCTGGACGGTGGAGCGTCTCGAAGCGGGCATGACGTCCACCGCGGCCGTGCACAGCGCGGCGCAAGTACGTCTAGAAGCCGTGGCGTCCGTGCGCCGCCTGTCGCCGTGCCGTGCCGAGGCCGACGTCACCACGTGTACCGACGGGGCTCCGTGGTGCCGCGCCGTCGCCATCGTCGGCACCGCCTACCGATCTGCCATGCGTCGGCGCCTTGTACGCATCTATGTTGCCTATGCGCCAGTGGCCGCCGAGGTGGACCGCATGCGCGACATGGGTGATGAGGCACCCGACGGAGACATACCGACGCCGCGCTCTGTCAGGGCGTGGTTGGCGACGCGCGGAAATGACTCGTCCACAACTCTGGCAAATGACGACCGCGGCAGCGCGGCCCGCCATAACCGTGAGCATGCCGGACCGTGCAAGCGCATCCGACTGGCGCCACCCGTCTCTGTCTGCACATCATCAGACAGTTTCGAATCCGCGCGCCCTGTTGCATCGTGACGCGCTTGGGCTACGTCGTTTTTGCCTGGTCCTTTCCTTTTTTCTTTGCCGAAACTTTGGACCGACAATGGCAGTGTACAATAAAATAGCAAAAGATGCGAGCAACAATACTTGAATTACGTAGGGGTTTCAACTTTCTGGATAGCGGTATGATGATGCGGGCTAGGGTAAATTGGGACATTTTTGAGCGTTTTTTGTATATTTTGAGTGTTTCTTTCCATTCCGAGTGATCTCACTTTGCTACTGCAACAAAGAAAAAAAAGAGAGAGAAAAACGAGGGCAGGATTTGCGCATCGCCTCTGGTCAAATGTCTCTTTTCGTTTTTTTTTCGTTTTTTTCTCTCTTGCATTGCACTCGGCTGACTGGGATGTAGCAAAAAAGAGCCGACTGGATGCTCGTGTGGCCACAGAGAGCACAAAACAACTCGGCGCGTGTTGCCCGTTCTTTTTTCGCCCCATTTTTAACAAACAAACAATGTCTGTCATTTTTGTATGTGTGTGTGCGTGCGGTGGGGTCGTTTTCCGTCTTTGGGGGTTTGCGCAAAGACGGACCGACGGTTCCCTCTCTCTTTTTTTTTGGCTGGCGCCATTCGCGTCCCCTCTTTTTCGCCGTCATATTCCCAACGGCATGTTTTCCCTTTTTTCCGCACTGCGTGATAGGTAAAAATGCAAAAGGGAAAAAACACACCGACTCGTAGTCGCCAATGACTTTCCCCTTCCTTTTTAGGGCCGGCGTAAAGGTGCGACGGCATTGGCTTGTACGATTTGTTGCTAACCAAAGTCTGAGGAAGAAAAAAAAGAGTGGCAACAAAGTGCCCGATCGAGGACGACCGTCCTTTCCCCCACCGGAAAAAAAAGACAGGGCGTCTCTGTGACCTGCGTCGCATTTCGAGTCTGCAAGTTTGCGCGCACGCCAACAATAACAATAACACGCTCTCCTATCCCATTGGTCTCTCTCTTTTTTCTCTCGCCTTCCGCACCTCGCATGGACAGTCATTTGGTGGTTCCCGCAGTCGACGCTATCGTGGCGGGCGACGGCGTGGCGTTGGAGCGCAAGCGCAAGAAACCACCGCCGCCAAACTCGTTTGACGCGGCACTGGCGGCGCTGGCCGGTCGCGGCAGACTCGACCGACCCTATGCCGACGATCCCGACCGACGCATGGGCAGCATTCAGCGGGTCGACAGCGTGGCCGGTCGACTGACGCAGATGCGTCGGTCACGCTCTACAACGATCGATGGCGCATTACCGCTACCCGCGCCACTGGTGCCTCTTGCCAACGACGACCGAGCCCGTTTGGTCGTGGATATGCTCTTTGGCTGGCTAGAGTCAATCGTACTCAACGACAGTGTGGCATGGGATGCCATCGACCTAGCGGCTGCGCCCGACGACTCTGCACTCACGGCGCTGGTCGTTGCAGAGTGGATAGACGATTGCTTTTGCGCTCGGGCATCAGAACGCCGCGCCGCCGTTGCGCACTCGCACGTCGCGACGCACGCCAGCGTGTTTAATGGACAAGACACGGCCACCGACGTGAACGAGCCCACTGCCGACGATGTTGCCACGGCCTTTTGGTTCATGGAGCAACTAGAGGCCGGTGCGTGGGGAGACGACACCGTGTGCGCCCGTGAGGGCCTCGACAATGCACAAGGCGATGCCATCTGCCTGCGTCTCGCTGCGGCGTCTGCCGTCAAGCACGTTGCCCCAGATTACGAAGACGTCACCGAGATCTTTTACGATCTGGGCCTAGGACGCACCATCGCTAGGATAGGAACGACATATCGCTCTGCCTTGCGTGCTCGTCTCGCGCGCTTCTATGCCATCTACAGAGACCTGGCCGATGCCGTCGATGCCGCAAGATGCGCTGGATACCCCGCGCCACCTGGGCGCCTGCCCACGCCGTGTTCGACGCAATCTTGGATCGCGACGTGTCCCATTGAATCAAACTCTTTTGCTAGGATGTGGGCGACGTCTGTAGGTCAGACCGTGATGGGTGTGGGCGACGGCAACGAGAATGCAATGTCATCGACTCTGTCTCGTACCAAGCGCCGCTGCCTGCACGCACCAAAAACACAAGGCATAATCTACGCCACCGGATAGAGGAGGTGCCGCCAAGAGACGAGCAACAGTTTGACGCGTCGTCGCCCGCTACTGTCTTTTTTTTTTACGACAACAACAGCAACAAGGATAGAGGAAGAAAACACCACCGCCACCCCATTTTTTATGTTGGCAAAGAACAGCAACAAACAGCTGTGGCATTTTTAAGAAAAACAAACGGACGCTTTGCCGTTATCCCTTTATTTTTTCCAGTAATGAAAGAAAAGAGAGGAAAGAGTAATGCGCCGTCAAGAATCGGGCGTGCCCAAGGCAAAAACCACAACCCCCCCCCCAACGAGGCATTGTCGCTGTCCTCTTTGCTTTTGTCTTTTTTTTTTCTTGAAAGGGGGAGGGCGCAAAGAGACCAATAGGCGCCCTCCCTTTTTTTTATATATTTGCCCACTCGGCCAAAAAAAGGGAGGCGCGAAGCGCTGCTCTGAGATTCTTGCGAATGATGTTGGATCGCGCGCCTTGTCAATGAAAGGAAAAAAAAGGCCGTGCAACTGCTGTTGAGAGTTCCCGACTTTTGTGTTGCTCATTCTCGGCAGCGAGGGGGGTAAAAAGGAAAAATCCAAAATAGAGGTTGCAGATGGTGCGGCGTAGCATAGAGGAGGGAAAAGCCACGAGCCAAATAGTTTTTTTGTAAAGGACCACATCTGTCGGTCAAAAAAAAAAGAAAAGAGAAAATGTGTCTATTAAAAGGGTTTCCTCATTTTTGTTTCCTCTGCGGAAAGGTCGACCGAGGCGTCTGCAGAGGAGTGCCACAAGCGCGGACCCTCTTGCACAATAACAGAGCGATACATAGCGCCTATGCGTGGTCCAAGAGAAAAAAAAGGCCAGACGGGCGAAAAGTGAGAAAAACCTGGCCTCGGTCTGTATCGAGCCTTTGGGTGTGTCTGGGAGGGAGGTGCCCGCTCTTGCGGTAAGCCGACTTCTTTTTTTTTCCCCCATCAACATAAATTCTTTGGCCCTCGGTTTGTTTCGATTTTTTTTGAATTTTTAGTTTATTCACAGGGGGAGGTCTGGGGGCTCGGCGGGCGAGCGCACGAGGGCCTGCAAGCGACGCGCGAGGGCTCGCACCTCGTCGGGCAGACGCGACGGGTCGAGCGGATCGAGCGGAAAGCGTTCGAGATCGCGCGCCAGCACGTGCGTCCTATAATCGACGATGAGCCGGTTGAGCGTGCGGTCGGCGTCGATCGTGGGTCCGACGGCCGATGCCGCACCGCGCACCCAAGCCAGCGCTGCGGCGGGCGAGTCGATCGATGGCGCATAGGACACGGGCACGGCGGCGCACACGCGCCTCGGGTCGCCCTGTGCAATGCCGCCCGCATAATCGTGCGCGGCGCGTTGTCGCGCGGCAACGTCGGCCAGACGCGCGGTGGCATACGAGAGGCGCGCGCACGTGTAGAGCGCGTCGCAGCCCGTCTCGGGCCGTTTGCGCGATGTGTCACGCACGACGACCTTGGTCTCGGTTGCCAACCAGGTGGTCGTCGGCACGGCCACAGAGGCCGCCACGTCCATAGAGGGCGCAGTGAGAGGCTGTCCGGGCACACCCGACCACACCCGATGGCATTGATGTTTCAAATCCATCGACAGTGCAGCGCCCGCAATGCCCTCGATCAAGTTGGCCGCCACGGCACCAATCACTTCGGCGACGTCGACGGCCACGGCTTCCACATTGGACGACGACACTGACGGAAGCGCGCCTGGAGCGTGCATGCCCTCGGCACATCGCGCGCAAGACGCATTTGTGTGCGTCGGCGGTGATTGCGACGCGACACGCGCACCGGCAGGGTGACTACGTCGGCGCACGGTCCACGCGACCTCGCCATCGGTCGTGCGTCCGCACACATAGACACACACGCCTGCGATATGAGGCCGACCTGTGATGCCGACCGTCGCAGACCATGGCTCTTGCACTGTGCGACTGCTCCGCGGCGCCGTGGCCAGAGTCGGTGGTGCACAGTCGGGAGAAGACGCTGTCGAAGACGCCGGCGACGGCATTGAGGGCTCCTGGTGCTCGTCGTTGGTCGCGCCACGGCCATTGTTGTTGTTGTTGACGTCGTCGCGGGCAATCATGGGCACGATGGCAATCGGTGGGGGACGCCTCGGCGCGTTGATGGCAGTGCACGCCAGACAAGCGGGTCGGCTCCACAGGGGCCGGTGGATGGCAAAGACGCCGAGCGATCCAGACGCCACCGCGCGCTCCACCGATGTAATGAACCGTCGCGCCGTGGCCTTTTCAAAGGCTTCCTCAATTAGGGCCAGGCGCAGGCGCATCGACCCTTCAATGTCGGTCGGGTCGAGACCTCCACACCCGACGGCGCCCAGCCTCTTGGCGCAGGACATCTCGCACACGTCGCGTGCAGAGGGCGCATCCGCTCCGCCATAGTCTGGCGGCGGCGGCAACGACGCAGAGCACAGCCATCCCATCGTGACGGTCGCACCGTCGAGATAGAGCGACGTGGCTGTACTCAGGGGCAATGTCGAGCGCGCACGGCGTCCCGCGCCTCCCGCAGCACCTACTACGTTCATTTGTTTGTTATTGCCATTGCTGCCCACGACAGCGGTGCATGGAGCGCGCGGTTTGGCGATGGCGGGTCTCACACCGAGCGGGTTCGAGTTGCCGTGTTTCGTGGGCGGTCTCGGTGACACGCCTGTGAGGCAACCGACGCCCATGACCGAAAGCGCGGCGACGGCGTTTTTATAAGACTCTGACGGTGCGCCGGTCAGTGCTTCCTCCAACGACGATGTTGCCTCTGATGGCAGTGACGGCAGGCAGCAAAAAGGCTCGGGGACCGATGGCGGCATCGGCGCGCACTCGCGCCGCGTAGATGGGCGCGTACTGGACACGTCCGTTTCCTGGTGCGTCGTGGCTGTTGTCGCTGTTTGTATTCCGCGGATCGATCACGCGACGGGCGCGCGCAGATGGGCAGACCCAAAGGCGAGCGACGGGACGGGAGGAGGAAAAAAAAGAGAGAGGGTTTCGTATAAAGGGGGAAAACAAGTTGGACGAAGCGAAAGGGGGTCCAGACGGCGTCTTGGTCACTCACTGCGCAATGAGAGAGAGAGAGAAACAATAAGAGAGAGAGACAAGCACAACAACTGTCGCGCTTGACAGGCCAAACCACAGATGATGCCAACGAGGAGGGAATAGTGGAAATCAAGGCATGTATGTACGTGGGTGGTCCTATCGATGGCGGCGGTGTTGATTTTGGTGATAGGTTCGGTGGCGGCAGCCGAGTGTCGCTCTCTCTTGTACGCGGCAGGTGCGGCCCGATCCTTTTTGATTTTTTCCGAAAAAAAAAAGAAAAGGGAATGCCCAAGCGCAATTTGTCTCGTCGCGGTTCGCTCACTTTTTTTCCGCCCCTTTTTCCTGTCGCGCGTATAGGCTCTTTATAGGTCCTCTTCTCGGATGTCGCTTTTTTTTTCTCTCAAGGCGCCGTCCGGCTTCTGCGGGAGGATGTGCTATCGAGGGAGCGAGGCCACGTGTGTATTTATCGCTGCGTGGTGGGTCCAAGTCTTTCTTTTCTTTTTTTCTCCTCCGTTCCGGTCGCCGCTGGGCGCTGCGATTCAGTGAGACGGGGAAAAAAAGAGAGAAAGAAGAAAAAGGGTGCTGCGCGTATATGCCTCTTTGGGCAAAGCGGCCGGGCGAGAGGGACGAAAAAGGAGGAGGAGGAGAGGGGTAGTGGTGTGTGCTAATCGCGCGCGCGTGCTCGCCTGGACGAATGCGCTGCTTCTGGTGGTGCTGTTGTTGTTGTTATTGTTATTGTTGTGAAGGACGTCGGACCGATGACGGCGCAGACAGGCCGCACACTGGCGCAGCGAGGAAAAAAATCAATGGACTCTGTTTATTGGCTGCGCCGCTCGCCGACGCTTTTGGCGACACCAATCAGACTGAAAGAAAACGGAAAGTCGTTGGAATAGCGACCGTTCTCTCTTTCTTCTCGGCCTCGTGGCCTCGCCTGCGGGCGTGTTTTTTCTTCCCTTCTCGCTGGCTTTCCCGCGCCATCGCATCAAGCGCACCGCATCGAGCGCACAGCGCGCGCGGCCCAGTCCTATCCGGGGACTTTTTTTTCGCCGCCCTTTTCGCCTCTGTCGATCCCACCGCGCCCTCTTTGAGTTTTTCATTTGTTTTTTGTGTGTTTCCATTTTCATTTTATTTTCATTTTTTCCCCCATTTATTATTGTTCTTATTGTCCAAAGCGCCTTTGTTTAGGGTCTCAATGTCTCTTGTTTGGTGAATGGCGCGCACGCAGACGCAGGACAGGATCGGCAGCTTAGGCCAGTGTGCGCGCACGCCGCTGACTGCAAAAGTGCCGCGAAAAAGTCTTGTCTCTAGTGGTGGTGCTTCTTTTTCTTTCCGTGTCGCCGTCGCGGCCGCGACCCGTGCGCCACATGGCGACGCACGATTTTGACCACCTCGTCTGTATCGTCCTCGCTCGAGTCGCAGTGGCCCTTGCGTCGGCTGCGCTTGCTCACCTTGACCACTTGGCGGCACTCGGTCTCGGACGATGACGACGACGACGAACAAGAGGACGAAGAGGATGACGACGAACAGCCAAACGACGAACTCGACGATGAGCATGGAGCAGACGATGATGATCCAAAGGGCATCGAACAGTCAAACGACGACGTATTGATGCAACTCGATAGTGACGAAATGCTCGACGGGACGCATGCCGTCGACGACACGGCGCTGCTCGTCACACAGCGGCACGGGTTCCAGCCGCACGCCGTGCACAGAGGGTCGCCGATGCCGCCAACGCGACAGATGCATCGCTCGCGTCGGCAGATTTCACACCAGTAGCCGGGTCCGCCGTGGCGGCGACGATGTTTGCCGTGGTGGCGATGGTGGCCGTGGCCGTGATGATGCCGCCGTGGATAGCCATCGCAGGCGCACGGGTACACGCCACAGATTCCGCATACATCTATGCCGCAGATGCACACGGCTTGGCGACACACGGCACACCACCGGCCGCCGTGGCGGCGCCGACACACGCACACGGTACGACAGCACACCGCGCACACGTTGTTGTAGGATAGGGCGCCGTGGCCGCACGCCCCGCCGTAGCCACAACAGATTGCGGGAACGCTCGCGGCGACTGCCAGCACCGCCGGTGTGGCGGTCGCGTACGCAGCGCCATAGACGGGCGTCACGGCGCCATAGACGGGCGCCACGGACCCATAGACGGGCGCCATGGACCCATAGGCCGTGGCGCCCAATACATGGGTGACAAAGGCCATCGGCAGTAGGGGAAACTGGGTTTGGTAGGTCGGTGGACGACAAAGGCGCGAATGCGATCCGACACAAGGGCTTGCGGCGACAGAAGCAAGCAAGCAAGAAAAAAAAGGGGGATTCAATGCGGCCGAGCAGAAGGCGCACAGACACAAAAAGGCAACGGTGGGCGCGACAAGGGAGCGCGGCCTTTTCACATCAATGCGCTTTTTTCGCTCCCCTGATCCACGGGCGATGTGCCGCGTCGGCGTCGCTTCCCCAGGCGGTTTGCACCATACCGTTATCGCATTGGCTGCTGCTCCCCTTTTCCCCCTTCGCTCCCCTGTCCTCTTTCCTTTCCTCATGCCATCGTGCTGCACGGCTCAGTGTCAACGTGCACGCGCGCGCGCCTCGCTGTCATTGGCATCTCCACGACGCCGTCGAAAGAACAAGATATTGTCAGGCCAAAAAACCCGTTGATAGTGTGATAGCGAGAGAGAGAGAGAGAGAGACGCGCCAGATGTTGTGCGGGAAAAAAAAGAGGGAAAAAAGACAAGAGATCACACACACAAGAGCACGGCTTGTGATTCAGATGTCCTCTTTTTTTTATTATTACTGTTGTTATTATTATTGAATTGCTGTTGTTGTTGGTGGGTCCCTCTCGCTTGGCCACATGAGACTCGACCAACTGCGCACAGGGGATGGACATCGCAACGAAAAAGGCAAACGGGGGGCGTGCGGTCACAAGTGTCTTGCCTCTTCTTTTTTGCTTTCCCCCTTTTGGTCGTATCGGGAGTTATACGGCGCTGGCAACGTTGCCGCCGGCGCCGCTGCCGTTGTTGGCGTCCCAGGCAAGATCTGACGACGAATGGCGCACGATGTGGGGCGGCACGGGTGTGCCATAGAGCCTGGCTTCGGCAGGAAAGACGCGCTTCTGCGCCAGCAAGAGGCCGCCGTAGAGCACGACGGCCATGACAAAGCCCAAAATGACGACCCCATAGACCCACGTGGGCGACCGCGGGGATTCCGGACACACGCGCGGCATGCTTTCAACTTGCGTGCTTTCTGTGGCTCTGCTCGGTCGGTGCGTCGTTGTCGACGCCGTTGTTTCTTTCTCTCCTACAACGAACAATTCGACGAGACGGGAGGGGAAAGAAAAAAGGACGCGCGCTCGTGCGATCCCGCCACGCATGCCCTTTTTCACCGTTTTTTTCTTTTTTTTCCCTAATCTTGATGGCCCGCTGGTTTTGTTCCCCTGCGATCGCCAAACTCTCAGAGCGGAAGCAAAAGAAAGTCACAACAAGTCAAAGAGGCGCCCCAAAAGCGTCTACAGCCTGGTGTCTTGGGTTTTCCTTGGCAACATAAAAAAGTGTCGGCACACACACATGTCCCATTACACGTGCGCCCACACAATTTTTTTAGCAGGCAAGATATCAGTCCGCAGGCGCTCTTTTGTGACGTCTCTTTGACTTTTTTTTACGACTTTCATTTACTCCCCCTTTGCGGGTTTGGGGCCCGCTCGATACACGGGTCTCGGTGGGGGGCGCCTTTGTGCGGCACATTGCCTCGACCCTTTTTCCGCCTTTCGAGCCCACGCTCTTTCGGCCGACAGAGACTGAAACACAAGAGAGAGAGAGAGAAATAAAAAAAAAGAGAAAAAAAGAGCGGGACAGCCCATTGGCCCCATTCTTTTCGCCTGTCTGTTTTCCCAATCTCCCTTGTTTTTTTCTGCCTACAATCTCTTAAAAAAGGCGTGCATAGCAACCAATGCTCTTGGACCTCCTGGTTCAGCCGCAGCGAGTGGCGACGCTCGGTGGTCTCCCTCTTTTTTTTGCTTTTAAAAAGAGCCCGAGCGCCATTTTTTTGTTTCGACCGATCGACACTGTCCCTGCGCGCGCAACAAAAACTCGGTCCCACACCCGACCACCGAGCAACAGCGAGAAACACACAAAGACGCGATACAAGGCGACTCTTTTTATCTCGCGACTGTATCCTCGTAGGCGTACGCTCTGCATTGCAAGGTGCCACCACCACTACAAAAAGAAAGAAAGAAAGAGGGGATAACAGACGAGATACCTTTGCCGCTCTCGGTAAGCCAAATTGTCCTATACTGGACAGAGTGCAAGACGCTCACACATTTTGGCAACAACAACAACGACCAAGTCGTGCACGATACGCACAACACCGACTCGTAGAGCAGCAGGAAAAAAGGCGACACGAACAGGCCGACACCCAAAGCGCTCATCCTCATTGCCATTTTACTCCAAATCGACCCAGGCGATCGCCGTCGCAACCATCACCACACACAGAAGGAGGGATAAAAGTAAAAAAGGGAGAGAGAGAGAGAAAGAGAAAAAAAAGAGAATGAACATTAACCACGGACAGCCCCATGCGGCCCCTCTGCCAGACGTCGGCAATGCTCGCGCTGAACGGAAAAAGGAGCGGCGCAGGTCGCGTGCCGCCTCTGCGCCGGTCAAGCCGTCTGCCTTTTCTGTGGAGCGTCTTTTGCAGAGGCGCCGATGGCACCACGCCGACTGCATGGCGCCGATGCCCATCGCTGCAGCCATCGCCTTGTGGCACGCCGGTGCCGACGAGGTGGCGCACGAGGTCGTCATCGCCGATGCACTGCACGCAGGGCGCGTCGACCTCGCCGTGGCATTGCTACAGACGACCACGCCATTGGTCCTGGCCGGCGTGGCGCGCGATGCCGATGGAGACGCGGCGGCCGACGCCAGTCGAGTCTGCCGCCGCCTGGCATCGCACCTCTCGCTGGTGACCAGCCCTCGTCTCGTATGGGAGACGATAAACGCATGGGAGGATGACGGCGACGCGAGCGCACGAAACGGGTCGTCGGCAGTGTGTGGCGATCGGGTGGCCTGGCGGTTCATGCTGCGCTTTCGTTTTGCCTCTTTTCTGGGCGCTATGGCTAAATCGTCGACGCCCGCAGAGATGCAACGCGTGTGGGAGGCGGCCACGACCACCACGCGCGCACACATACTCGCGCTCGCCATCGGACATGGCAATGAGACATTGCGGTTGGCCGAACGTCCCGATTGCCAACGTGTATGGGCAACGGCAGCGCGTGCCACGGCAGCCGCCGCCGCCGCCACGCGATTCCATTCGGATCGGTCGAAAAAGAGGTCACACGCTGCGCCAGGTCTCTTGGCGTCGATGCGCGGCGCCGTGGCGTCGGCGCGCAACGCTACGCTGTGGGCCATCGCCTTGAGAATAGATCCGGATCGCAAGAGGCTGACGCGGACGGCCGTCCCCCATCGAAACCCGGTCGCACTTGGCAAAGGAAAAGGACACAAATGAAATACACACGCGCACGCGGTTTCTTGGTTTTTTATCTCTCTCTCTCTCTCTCTCTCTTTACCCCATCGACATTTCCCGTGATGGCCTTTTTTCTTGCCCATACGGCACACCAGCAACAACAACTGCTGCCATGAGGCAAAAAAAAAGGATGGGAATACGCCAGCAGGCGCACAGTGTCGCTTTGCGCTTTCGACTCTTTCTTGCGTGTCGGCAGCATCTCTTGATGTGCCTCTTTTGGTTCGTGTTTTTATTCTCTCTCTCTCTTTTTGAACGAGGATCATTCGTCTTGGCCGACAATTTGCGCCTCGCGCAGAAACAGTATCATATCTGCAAACTAAAAAAACACTACATATACAAAAAGAAGGAAAATTCGTCACACCCCGTGTTTCTCTCTCTCTCGCTTTCGTTGGCGAGAGAAAAGAACCGAGGCGGCGGCGCTGTAGCACCGACAGAGTGGGACCCTTTTTCTTTTTTTTTCTTTTTCCAACCATTTCCTTTATTCTTTGGCTTTGTCGAAAGCAGCGCGAATCAAGGCGGCGATGGCTCCCTCTCGCGGGCGGTCGCGTCGGCAAAGGGCGCGCCAGATGTTGGACGCGGATACAACCAAAAGAGGCCGCGGGCAATGTCGCCGCACCGTTTGTCACTGTCGTCGACGGCGCACGGCATCCAAGCACCCGTGATGGTGGCCTTTTCCTCGGCGTCCAGCGCGAGCACGCCGCGAAACTCAAACGAGTACCGCTCGGCGCCCATGACGCCTTTCCGATCGTCATAGATTTGCGACCAGGCCATGCGCACCGTGTCGCCGCACCCTTGCGTGTTGCCACATCCCAAGACGCGAAAGGCGCCCATGTCGTCGAGACCGTTGCCAGCGAAACTAAAGACGCCGTCGCCGTGGTCGCTCGTTTGGCGCACGCGCCAAGAGCGATGGCAGAGCGTGCGCGTGCGCTGTGGGTGCCCATGCCACGTGTGCTTGTCGAGCAGAGCCAGCAATGCGTCGGACCGGCTAGGGCCATGTGAGTCGATCGGGTCGCCGTGCGGATCGATTAGTTCTCGCCCACACACGTAATGCAGTTGGTTACGCGAGATTCGCATGTGAAAGCGCGATCGGGCGGCGTCGCGTAGCGCAAACCAAGCAAAGGGGAGCGCGCTGAATGCGCCCATCGCGATCCATGCCATGGCCGCCACGATGCGACCAGCCTCGTAATCATCGCCGCCGTCATCGCCGCCGGCGTGCTCGTTGTCGTGAGCGCGACGTAGGAGGGTCGCAACGAGTAAAATGCCGAGACACAGATCGGCGGTGGCACAAGCCGCGATCCACGCCGCAGCCATGGCCCATATCGCGCGCCGCGTCATGCGCCCCATTTTTTCCTCAACTTTTCTACTCTATGCCCCTTTCTTGGATAATGCCCGCTTGCAGCTTTTTTGGTGGTTTCCTTTTGCTCCTCGTGTGTTTCTTGCCCGTCCTTGTTGTCATTGTCGTCGCTGACGGTGGTCTTGTCGTTTTTTTGTTTTGTGGTGTGTGTCGTTAGGTCCCCTTTTATTTCTTCCGCTATTTATTAGTTGTCTCTCTAGGCGTACGTATGCCCAGCGTTGTTGGAGCCACAGTGGATTTGCCTTTTTCGCGACTGGAACAAATACGTCTCAACATCCAAACAAAAAAAGAAAGAACAGGAAAGAGGGTCAAGGCGACTTGCGCCAGCGACGCTATTGCCCGCTGAACTAGAGTTTTTGGCGACACGCTGGCCCAAAAGCACGCCACAACAGAAAATTGCCAACAAATAACTTTTGTCATTCGTTGGTGAGAAGAGAGTAGAAAAACCAAAATTTCCCAATCAATAAAGTGGCATTTTTTTGTCGTTGCTGGTGCAAGTCCCCGCCGAGTAGGTCGCGCGCGCTAGACTGGCGACACCTCGCAAAAAGATCGGTCTTGTTCCCCACCCCCCCCCCAATGCAACTATAAACAGTCGGGACAACGCGGTAGCAACCTCTTTGCTTTTTTCGCGACTTGGCCTGACGCGTCTTGCGATTCCCGCCAGGGGCGTGGCATATCGTCGCTGAGGTCCACTTCAAAAATGTTGTCGACATCTTAAGGTGGTTATTCCAACGCGTTGTGGGGGAAATGCTTGTTTTCCTTGCATTTTCGCACCCATCGCAAGATGGACGAGCCGCGGCCCATTCGAATCAAGGGAGGGAAGTGCGAGGAGGAAGAGAAATCATTCCTGCCCGAGATAGAGGCTGGACGGTAGTACAACACGAACACCGCGCAGACGAGGCCCAACTGAGTTCTTCGAATCAGTAGCCTCCAATAAATATTTTATTTTATTTTTTCGGACTTACGCGTTGGAACAGCCACGTCACACGGTTCTCGGTGGGGCTGGGTTCAGCCAGGAATGCTCCACTCGGCGCAGGAAGGTATTTTTTTGTAAGGTGGCTGTTCCAACACGTACCCCCAATGCCTGGTTTTTACTGGGTGTGCACTACGCGTTGGAACAGCCACCTTAACATATTTTGAAGTGACTGCCACTCTTCTTTTTCTATTCTTTTTTTATTGGATGCACACAAGATCGGCGTCTCTCTTTCTGCTCCCTCGGTCTTGTTCATGAAAAGACGAGAAAAGGACAACGCCATTGCTCCGCTCCGTCATCCCCAACAAATTCTTCTGTCCCCTTTTTTTGCGTATAATGCTTTTTTTTCCTATTGAGTATCTTTTTCTTTTCCTCGTCGTCCTTCTTTTGCGGCTAGCGCGCAGCTGCCAAAGGTCAAGGGAAATGGGGCAAGGCGATAAGAAAAAAAAACGACAAACAGTGGCAAAGCAAGATTTTTAAAAAAAACAAATACATTGCAGTTGTTGTTGGTGGTCATCATTGTCCTAGGGCACATTTGGGTGGGGGGGGGGCGGCGTCGGGCGGCAGCCCCTGCCATCACACGGGCATGTCGCCGTCGTCGCCCAGTATCGTGGTGAGGGCGCCGATGACGTCCACCATGGTGGGGCGCTTGGACGGCTTGGCGTGCCAACAGGCCTTGATCAGGTCGGCCAGTGCAGGCGGGCAATCGTTGGGGAGCGGCGGGCGCTTGCCTTCGATGACGTCGAGGCTCACGTTCATAAAGTTGAGGCCGTCATAGGGGCGCTTTCGCGTGAGCACCTCCCACGCGATGATGCCAAACGAGTAGACGTCGGCGCGCTCGTCATAGCGTTCGCCGCGGATGATCTCGGGCGCCGTCCAGCAAGGCGTGCCACAGCGGGTCATCGTGGCGTTCTCCTCCTTGATACGCGCCAGGCCAAAGTCGGCCACCTTGACGTTGTAGTCCTGGTCGACCAAGAGGTTGCCGCTCTTGAGATCACGGTGGACGACGGGCGGGTCGAGGCCGTGCAGGTAGGCCACGCCCCTGGCCGCCGAGCGCAGCATGCGCACCCTCGTGTTGAAGACCAGGCGCTGGCCTTGGGCGTTGGCGAGCACGCCCGCCAGGCTGCCGCGCGCCACGTACTCGGTGACCACGCACAGGTTGGGCGCCTGCACGCACGCGCCGACAAAGAGCACCACGTTGGGGTGGCTCAATTCAGAGAGACAGGCCACTTCGGCACGAAAGTCGAGCGCGCGCCGTTCCGTGAGTCGCTGTTTGGCGAGGCGCTTGACGGCCACGTCGACGCCCTTCCACCGGCCGCGATAGACCACGCCATAAGAGCCGGCGCCGATGGGCTCGGGCTGGGTGATGGTGATGTCGGCAAAATCAATGATCCACCGCACCATGTCGGCCGACGTCACATAATGTCTGGTCATGTCGGCCCGTTCGCGGTGACGCACACGGCAACCCGGCCCGCCATTGTCGTTGTCATCATCGCTATCGGCGCTACCGCAATAGTCGCGCGATTGCGAACCCGACGCGTACGAGGCATCGATGCGCGGACGGACGAGTGCCACACTGCGAGGGGACCTACCGCCGCCGTGGCCACTGTGACCAACGTAGCGACCGTCGAGACCGTGCGGCCTCAACTCGTGCAGATCGTCGCCGTCGCCCTTGGCGTCATGTGCAGCCTCATGATGATGCTCTTCTGTGCACTTGTCCAAGTCATCGGCGCTGGTCGCGGCCTTGCCGTCGCCATGAGCATTATCGCCACCGGTACGGCAGCAGTCCCGCTTGTGGATTGGGTGGACGGGCTCGGGACCGCCACGGACCGCCGCGGCGGCAGCGCCAGTCAACAGGATCTGGCCCGGTTGGGCGCGTCCCACGATGTGCAGCGTCTCGTCGGCAGTCGCGCCGCGGTATTCAGCGCGCCGTGTGATGCGGTCGACGGTAGGACGTGCGCGACCCACGTGCATGCCCATGCGCACCCTCAAGCCTCGGTAGATGGCGCGGTCGGCGGCATCGTGACCGAGCACCTCGGCCGCGGGTTCGCATGCCAAGAGCGCCGCTGGCCAGTCGACATCGAGCAGCTGGCGCTGCACGGCGGCACACCACGACGCGGCACGGAGCGGATCGGCAAAGGCCATGCAAAAGGTACCGGCGCTCGAATCACGCGGGAGAACAGCCTCGTGCGCGCCGTGTTGCCGCCCGACCTCCCTCAAAAGGTCATTGTGCAAAAGAGTGGCGTCGCGCATGGCCGCGGGCACGGTTGACCACAAGACGTCGGCGTGCGCGATATCGCTGATCACCAAAGTCACGACCCCCTGTGGCGCGCTCTGGGCCATCGCGCCCGCGCGCTTGTCCTGCACATTGCCGCGACCGATAAAGTCGCTGTTGTCGCCATCGCTTGCGGTGGACGACGACGCTGTCGTCGGTGTCACCGTCGAGTTGAACGTGTGCGCCAGGCGTGCGCGGTCCAGCGCGGCGCTCGACGTGCTAGCGTGTTGACCATAGTAGTCGCTGCGAGATGATGATGACGAACCGCTGGCAACGTAACCGCCGCTGCTTCCCGTGTCGCGCACATTGTCGCCGATGCGCGACAGGCGCGTCATGATTTCGAGAAAGTCGGGTCGGGTTTGCGCGTCCTGATGCCAACAGGCCAGGGTGAGGGCCACATAGTCGCTCACGCTGTCGGCCATGAGGAGCGATCCGCCGTCGAGGTAGAGGCCCGGATCATCATCGGCCGACAGCGGCGGGCGGAGCAAATCGCGAATGACACCGACGGCGATGGCGGCCTGCGACAGGCCCACGTAGGGGCTTTGGCGTGTGAGCACCTCCCACAGGACAATGCCAAACGAGTAGACGTCGGCCAGCATGAGATTGGCGTCGAGGTCGGCCGACAGGACCTCGGGCGCCGACCAGTGCACGGTGCCCACGGCGTCGGTCGTGTGGGCGCGTGCCGACCATTGCGTGAGACCAAAATCGGATATCTTGGCGTTCCACTTGGCGTCGAGCAGCACGTTGAGTGACTTGAGGTCGCGATGGACGACACCCGACGAGTGCAGAAAGTGCATGCCCTTGGCCGCTTGGTAGGCCACCTTGGCCTTGAGACCAAACGGGATCTGAGTGACAAACTCATTGTCGAGCAGATCGCGCAGCGAGCCCAGTGCCATGTACTCCATGACGATGCACATTTGCGGCGGCTTGGTGCACGCCGCCATGAACAGGACGACATTGGGGTGGCGCAAGGAGGTCATCACACGCACCTCGTCGCGAAAGGCCTGCACAGCGTCGCGCGCGAGCGTGCCGGTCCCCAGAGTCTTGACAGCCACCTCGGTGCCTCGCCATGTTGCGCGGTGCACCTCGCCGTGCCCGCCGCGTCCCAACAGCGGACCCATGCTCAGGTCGTCGGCGCGAATCTCCCAGTCGGCGTCGCGATTGCGTTGACGCGCCGCCGCCACGCGATACACGACAACGACGAGCACCACAAGGCCGACGACAAACAGCAACATCAGTGCGATGCCGCCAAGGGTGGCGCCGGTGACCACGGCCGCCAACGGGAGATCCGAAGACGGTTCGACGGCCGTCTCGCACTGGGCGCCATACCATCCGGCGTCGCACGCGCACGCGGCGCCGCCGCTACTGGACGACGCCTGGCATGTGCCACGCCCTGAACACATGACGGCATGACGTGCCACGCCGCCACTGTCGTCGCCCTCCTCGGCGTAAAAGGTGACGCAGGGCGCGAGCGAAAACGCCGAGAGGCCCGTCGTTGGGCACGTGACGCCGGCAATGGTGGCCAGCACGCGCGGCGCCAACCAGTCGACCTTGCTGGCCACGAGGCAGTTGAGCGAGCCGATGATGCGCGCGGCCTCGGGCGACGTCTGCGTCCAATAAAGCCAGTCGAGGAGTGCGGTCGTCTTGCGGCAGTTGGGCAGCGTCGCCGAGTGGAGCATGAAAAAGTTCCACAGGCCGACGGGCCAGCTGTCGACGCCCGGCGCGTTGACCGTGAACGAATTGGACGGGATCTGGGCGACGGTGTTGGCGGCCGACGCCAGCGTGGCCTCTGACGGGCGCACGCGCCCGCCGTCGACATTAATCAACGTGGCATACTGGATGACGCGGTAGTAGGACATGGACGAATAGCCATACTCGCCCAGCGTGTAGGACGTGTTGGCCAGAAAGGTGGGCACGTCGGCGCGTCCGCCCAAGAGGGTGCGGCCGGTGGATTCGACTGGATAGGTGATCGACGTGCCGTTGACGCCATAGACGGCGTCGTAAAAGCCCGGTACCGCCGTCAGCATCTGCGCCAGGCCACGATTGGGGTTGCCGCCGAGAGGACCGCCGGCCTCGTTCACCGGACCGCCCTTGTTGAGCACGACCGTGATGGGCGCCGCGGGCAGATGCTCGGCCAGATCGGGGTTGAGCGCGACAATGTCCGGGTGGTTCCACACGTCGATCTTGGCCAGGTAGATATCGGCCAGAACGTCGAGCGACAATACGAGCGGCGTCGACAAACGGAGCAGTTCGGGTATGTTGTAGGCGACGACGTGGCCCATGAGGAACATGGGCGACAGGGCCAGGTCGGGATGCGCGTCCGTGTAGGCGCGCGGTATCTGCGGCATGGCAATGGTGCCAAAGTCAATCTTGTAGTCGGCCACCTGCGGCATGGCAATGTTTTGATTGCGCTGAAAGTATTTGAGACGAAAGACACCGCCCTGCGGGTCGTAGGCCCTGGCGAGCGCGGCCCACAGAGGCAGCGGCGTGCCCGAGGCGAGCACGATGACGGCCGAAATGGCCGGTACGCCGTTGCACTCGACCGCGCACATGGCATCGATGGTGCGTCGACGGAACCCAAGCGTGAGCGAGGCGAGGCCGTCGGCTTCGATGGTAGCGACGGCATTGTCATTGAGTTGCGTCCACGACAAGAGGGTGAGCGCCGCATTGGTCAGCGAGCACTCGTCGCGAACGGTCGCGGTACGCACAATGGCAAACACGACACCGGCCAGAGGCCACGCGGCCGCCGCCGGACTGTCGACAATGTCGACGGCGAGCGAGGCCTCGGGTGTCGTCGGGTCAAAGGAATCCAATGCCGCAGTGAGGGCCGCCGTCGTGGGCGCACTCACCGTGTTGCCCGCGCGGTTGACCAACCGGGCAAAGCGCACATTGCCAGAGACCGCGTCGCTATGGAGAGCGTAGGTTGTGGCCGGCGTCGAGATGTTGTACAGAGCGACCGCAGCCTCTAGCCGCTGCGTATCCGTGTCGGCAGAGTCGCGAATGAGCAAGCGCGCGGGATCGATCAGCGCGCGCAGCGTAGGCGCCAAACGCCTGCCATGCGCATCATAGGCGGCCCCAAACCCCGACGGATCAAAGAGGGCCAGCGCGCGGGCAAATACGCCGGTCGGCGTGGGATGTTCGTCGGCGGCCGTCGCGTATTCACTGACCACCAGAGTGATGTCTCCCGACAGCGGCGAGACGCCGCCATTGAGCGTGGCGATGGCCGAATGGTTCCACGAGTCGATGGCGCCCGACCATATGCCGGCGAGTGCGGCACGGTCGAGGACCAGCGGCGTCTCAGAGGGCACGGTGATCACGAGGCCATAGGCGGCCATCGGCAGCTGGCTCCAGTTGCCGGCCTCGGCCGTGGGCGGATCGAGGCGACCCATGGTGACAACGGCGTCGTTGAGACCGAGCGTGTAATCGTACAATGCGGTCGTGATCGAGGCCGTCTCTTGGTAAGAGGTGGTGGTCTCGTCGGTCTCAGACACATAGGCCGCGTTGATGGCGTCAAACAGCGCTGTGCCGCGAGGGTGACCGGCCAACGCGATGACGGTGGGCGGATTGGAGAAGTCGATCGTATCGGCGGCGCCTGCAACGGTTGCGCACACGACAAGGAATGCTAGGGCAAAGAGTACGGGGCCGCGCGAGGCCAAAGGCGCCCTGGCGAGCATCGGTGCGTGAGGTAGACTCTTTGGCTTTCCTGTCCTTTTCTTTGGTGATTTTTTTTTTGCGAGCGACGCAAAACACGAGGGAGGCCCCGCAGGATCGATGACAGGCACGTCGGGGTTGATGGCGGTAGTAGTAATAATAGTGTACGGCGTGGACGAGCAGGTCCGCGATCTGTCGGTGGCTGCGGTCGGTGATCGCAAGAGAGTGTGGGCAGCGACCAGATCAGAGTGGCAAGGTCGGAACGGGCGCAAGACAGAGAAGAGTTGTTGTTGTTGTTGCTCGCCAGCCTCGCGGCGGCGACGGCTTTTTAAAGGCCGCCATCCAAAAGAGCATACGGGCTGACCGACCAATCGTGCCCAAAAAAGGTCCCGACGCCGTTGGTCGCATACGGCACCTGCGTCTCTCGATAGAGACAACCGTGCTACAACACAAGCCGACTCTGTCGCCTTTGTTCGCTGCGTGACAAATGTACCGTGATGTGATACACAAAAGAGGCAACCGTGTTCTATTCACGTGTATGTCCACTTGATACAAGATCGCGTGCTTTACGCCGTGTATCGTGTTGGTCTGTTCGCAGCAGTAACACGGCCACGGTAAACTTTTACAAAAGGGACTTGGAAACACACCAACCGCAGGTATGCAGTGGCACAAACAGAAAACCACAAGAGGATAGTGCCCATTGGCGCGCGCACTCGCCCGAGTCGAGCATAAAAAGAAAGGCCACACAGCAACGACCTCAACAGACAACGATCCGAACGACCAAACAACCGATCAACAGAGACACACAGAGAGACACACGCATACGAGCAACACCTCTGTTCTCTCTTGTTTTCGATTCTCCTTTTGATCGACGGCGCCGACATCAACCGATGATGGCGACGATGATGATCAAAAAGTACCTCGCCATCTTTGCTGTCTTTGCACTGTGCGTCGCCATCTGTGCCGGCCACCCCGGTGCCGGTCGCGGCCACGGGAATGACAAGGGCCGCGGCAACGGCCACGGGTATGATTGGCGCGAGAACGAATATTCGTCGTGCTCGATTGTTCCGACGGCGTGCCGCAGCGATCTGTGCGACACGACACCGGCCCGCTCGCGCATGTGGTCCAAGTGGTCGGGCATCGACATCATGACCCACGGCACCGGGAGCCCGCAGCCGACGAGCGGCAATCGCTATGCGACCGGCATCACGCTGCCCGACGGATCGTATCTCTTGGTCGACGCGGGCACGGGCATCGCGCGCGATCTCGGCACCTACAAGTGCCAGGACTGGACTGTCAAGCTGCGCCACTTTGCCATGACCCACTATCACTCGGACCACATCGGTGACATGGGCTTTGCGCTCAACCTCGGATTCGTGCGCGGGCGTCGCGGCGCCGCCAACAAGGTGCAGGTCTATGGACCGCAGGGTCTCACCATGCTCACCGATGCGCTGCGCACTTTTTACGCGCCCGACGCCTATGCGCGCGTCACCCGCATCGTCAACGGCACGTGCCAGCACGTGGGCGACATTGAAACGGCCGACTCACTCTGGTTCAACGCCCACGAATTTGCCATCAGCGAGACCAACTCGGTCGTGCCCGTCTTTTCGGCTGCCGGCGTCAATGTGACGGCCATCCTCGTCAACCACATTTCCTTTACTCCCGCCGTGGGCTTTGTCATCCAGACGCCCGACGTCAAGATCGTGCTCAGCGGCGACACGGCCTATAGTCCGCTGGTTGAATCGATGTCGCTCGACGCCGACTACCTCGTACACGAGGTGACCAACCAGACGTGGGCCAATGAGTACCACGACAGCCTCGTCGCCGCTGGCGCGCCCAACGCCGACTCGTTTTACTGCGGCGGGCGCGTGGCGCACACGAGCATCGAGGACCTTGCCGCACTGGCCCAGCGCTCGCGCGTCAAGAACCTCATCTTGAGCCACATCCTGCCCGAGTTTGAAGACAAGACCGTGCTCGAAGAGGCCATTCGCGATGCCGGGTACACCTATGGCCAGGTCTATGCCGCCAACGACGGAGACTATTGGAAGGTGCTCAAGAGCGCCTAGGGCGTGCGCCGTCGCACTCTCTTTCTTTTCTGTCGCTCGTCCCCGCTGTTCCTTTTTTTCCGCTGTGCGCGCACCACACCGGGGGCCAAGCGCATCCCTTTTTGTTCTCCTCCACAATTTGTTTTGTTCTCTTTGCGGCAGCCTCTCTTTTTTTCTTTGCACCCTTTTTCCCCGTGCTTGGCAGAGATATTTTTTTTTAAAAAAAGAAAATAAATATGATCGGTTGTCCCTTTCAACAGTGGGCCTTTTGGCGTGCATGTCCCAGGGTCTCGTTGCCATAGTGCGCGCGTGCCCTCTTTTTTCCTGGCCTTTTCCGTGTTGCTCGCGAGCGGCGGCCCACCTCGTAAACAAACAGAGATATCGCCCCCTTTTTTAGTGCCTTGTCGTGTCCTTGGAGTGACAACTCTCTCTCTCTCTCTCTCTCTCTCTTTTCTTTTGCGCCATAGAACTGGCCCGCTGCAGTGTTTTTGATTGGCGCCACGGCACGCGCCGGGGATGAAATAGGCCACGGCAAGAAAAGTAAAAAAAAATGAATGCCGGTCTTTTTTACTCATCGGCCCTTTTTTTGTCCTTGCCATCGGACGCGACAAGGCCGCTTTGTTTTTTGTAATGGGCAAAAAAAAAGAGAAGAGGGGCCACATTATCCTGCTTGGTCGTCTCTGTGAATTGGCACCAAAAACCATGCCAACTGAAAGGCGTCTATCTCGTGTAGCCTCTGCCGCTGTCTCTGTCTCTCTTTGTGCCCATTATTTTCTGTCTATGATTGCCTCTGTCGCCCTTCCCCGCTGTTTAACGTGCACGCTAGACAAGTGTAGGCGCCGTGCCATAATGGGCCAACGCCCAAGACCCTGTAAAGAGTGGATCGTCGGGGCGCTTTGCCGATGACGGCTCTGTGTGCCGAATATGTCCTTTGCTGTCGCTGCCGTCGCCATTGTTGTCGGGCGGCAACGAAAGCGGGATCGCCAACAGGGCACACGCATAAGACGCCGCGAGCGCGACGCCGCCAATGAGGCACGACCAGTAAAAGTAGGCACCAATGTCGGCGGCCGTGGGCGCCAGCAAGAGCACACCCAGTGAGCCCACGTAGCCGACGCATTGCGAGATGACATTGAGGAGTACCGCGTCCATGGGTTCCCTTGACGCGGCAATGAGACGCTCAAAGACCAGACCGCCGCCGGCAAACGGCACCACGGCCACAAAGTAGCCGACGCCGCTGAGCACTAGAAACGCCAATGGACCCACGAGACCCGCCACGCCCATCCATCCCGCCACGGCGAGCACCACACCCGACACGGCGCCAACGGCGTGCACAAGAGTCACCATGCGACGGTGCGCTGTCTCGGGCATGGCCCGCGCCACCACAGCGTAGGCGCCCGACGCAACGAGGCACATGGGCACATCGGCAACCACCCACTGCCACCAGGGCGCGTCGGCACCCAACAGGTCTGTGGCAAATAGATCGCGCACGGCGCGCACACCCTGATTGACCATGTTGTTGACGGCCAAGCCGGCGAGCAGCGGCCAGTGGCGCGCGAGCCAACGCCGATTCGACCGCGACGTCGTCTCGTGCCGGGGCATGCGCGTGGCGCGATCTGCGGCGTCTGGTTCGGGCACCGTGCAGAGGCCCGCGGCGCCCGCCAACAACACCGGCGCCACAACGAGCGCGACAGCCATGGGCATGGTGTGGTCGTCTGTGCGCAGCCATCGCTCGACCAACGGGGCGACAACACGCGAGATGGGTGCCGAGAGCATCATGCACACGGTGACCGAGGTCATGATCGTGTCAGACACGCGGCGTCCCTGTACATAGGACACGTAGGAACAGAATGCCAGCGAAAAGCATGCCGATCCGACAAAGCGCGTGATGCAGCTAAAGACAATGTCGTCATCGGGCGCCAGCGTAAAGCCTGCGTTGGGCAGTACGGCGATCGCGAGGCCGGCGCCGACGAGCGTCGCTGGCCGTGCCCAACCGTCGACCTTGGACGCCAAGCGACGCACGCGGCCAACGAGCGCCAACGCGAATCCAAACGGCATGCCCACGCCGCGCACCAACGACATGATGGCTTTGGTCGTGTAGGCGCCGTCGCCCGGATGATCGGCGAGCGCGTCGGTGAGCGTAAACACGGCATAGTTGCCCACGAGCGTGGCCAGCCAGTAGGCGCTCGCCGCTGCAATGATGCGCACCGCGAGTTTTGTCCCATTGTCAGGTGCCCATAGTCGATGTGTCATCATGATTGTGCGGTGCACGCGATCGATGCGGCGTCCTCTTTTTTTCGTGGTCCTTCTTCCTCTTTGCTTTTTTTTGGGGGGTTTTCTCTTCACGAGATGGCCTCGTCTCCTTTGGTTTGGAAAAAAAATAAGAAGGTAATTTTTCTTTGCGGTTCGGCTCTGGCCTGCTGGTGTTGCCGTGTCTTTGTGGCGTGCACTTTTTTCGTGTCACGAGATTTCTTTGTGTCTCTGACGGAAAAGGGCCGGTCGTCTTTGGCCGCCCTCTTTATCAGTTCGACCAAAATGCCACCAAGAAAAATTCTTGTCTCTTGTCTTGGCGCTATGGTCGGTGCTATGAGCCCTCCCAAAAAGATTTGCACCAATCAGACAAAAAAAGTCGCACAACCAAAGAAGCAGACATGGCCAAAGGCGAGATGGCAAGGCGGCGAGCACCCGTCGCTCTTTTGAAAGAAACTCGTATCGCGGCACCCCCTTTTTTTTCCTCTGCCAAAGACCCAACCTCGATTTGCCGACCGAAAATTAAAACAGATGAACAAAAAAAAAGACGACGAGAAAAAGGGACCGCGAGTTCAGAAAAGGGCATTGATTTTTTGGGGTCTGTTGTTTCATGTCGATTATTGTCGCATCTCTTTTCGCCTCTACGCAGACGCCACATTGGCAAAACTGCCTCGAAAGGGAGACGAAAAAAAGAGGAGGTCAAAAGCGAAACTTGCGCAAGAGTTGACGCCTAAAATTGCCCGCCGTGATCGGCGGGTAGTCGACCGTTGCCGCGGCGTGAACCATGGGGGTATCGACGGGGGTGATCACGTCGTCGTCGGCCAAATAGACCACCAACGGAAAGGAGATGCGTGCGCTGGCCAACTCTTCCGGTGCGGCCGTCACGCGGTGGGTGGTGCTCACGAGTATGTCGTTGGAAAGGCGCTGAAAGGTGTCGCCGACGTTGATCACGATATCGTCGGGCGCGAGGCCGGTCGTGCGGATCCACTTGCCCGTGCGGCGGTTGAGCACCTGGAGGCCGCCGGCCGACGGGCACGGGAGCATGGCAAAGAGGCCAATGTCCTCGTGGGCCATGAAGCGCGAACGCGGCCGCGATCCGGCGTCGGCCACGGCCGGATAATAGTTCCACCGCAACAGGGCCTCGCAGCGGGTCATGCGCTCGTCAAACAGTGTCGGCTCACACCCGAGGTACTGCAAGAGGCTCTGTGTGATGGGCACGATGAGCGCCTCGTGAGCCGCCATGTAGCGTTTGAACAACTGGCGCAGTGGGTCGCTGGGCCACGGGATGGCCGTGTCAAAGGCGGCGTCGCCATGGCAGAGGTCGATGCGAAAGTCTTCGAGCATGGTGAGTACGCCCGTGCGTGCAAAGAGGTTCGGAGGCGTGTAGCCGCGGGTGCGCTTGTCGGGGCACACCAGCCGCGCCTTTTGCTCGGGCGTCGAGTCGGCGAAAAAGGCAGAGGCCAGGCGGGCGGCGTCGTCATAGAGCGAGGCCGGAATGCCGTGGCCCGTCAGCACGACAAAGCCCCATTGCTCGACGGCCGAACCTATGGCCTGAGCGAAATCGGCCTTGGCCGCTGCGTCGCCGTGGATGTACTGACTGATATCGAGCCGCGGCAGACGCGCCTCATCGTCGTACTGATCCGATTCCGACTCGGCCAACAGGTAGGTGACATCCTTGCGCACCAGTTCAATGTCGGCAAAGAGGCGGTTGGTATAATGAGCCTCGTCGCATTCGTTGACAGCATCATCACGCTTTTGCGGACCAGCGTCGACCTGCGCCATCACCCTTGCAATTTCTTTTTTCTAAAAATTTCTCTTCTTTTTCTATTGCGTGTGTGTCGGCACGCTGTCACAGGCGAGGGTGCAGTAAGGCGCGTGCGCTTAACGGGAGATGTGTGGGATGGTTGACTTGCGACCGGTCAGGTGCGTCTTTTTTTAGCATGCAAAGGTGTCACGGTTGTACTGCGAACGCGCAAGAAACACGTGCGACGCGGTTGCTGATTGGCGTGAGCGTACTGCCCTGCTCGGTCTGGTGCCAGTGCGCTCATCAGGGCGTTTGTGTCTTGCTCTTTTGTCTTGCGCGTGCGCGGGCACGGCACCAGGAGAGGCGCAGGGGCGTCTCCCAAAATGACCTCGCAAAAAAAAGGGATCGCACCATGCGGCGTGAGAGCGGGAAAACGTATGTGTAAAGAGAGCAAGTGTAAAAAAAGAGGCACAACCGACCGGAATGTTTTCAAAAAAGAAAAGGAAAAGACTGGGTCCAAGGGACGAAAATAGCGAATCATTTTGTTGCTATCGAAAAAAAAATCCACAAATCATTCCAACGCCAAAAGCCCATCACGAAAAAAAGGCTGCGCACGAAAGCGTCCCATGGCGCCTTCTTTTTGCCCCCTTTTTCTCCCTCGACATAAAAGACACATTCTTTGCGTCTCTCTTGTCATGACCCTCTTTTTTTGATTGGCGATCTGAAAAACGACAACGCGACGGAGCGCCGCGCGAGTGGCGCTTGTCGTCCTCTTTTCTTTTTTTTTTGCGCCGGTCGATCTCGGCCGCTTATCGCTCGACCTTTTTGCCTTGCTCTTATTTTTAGCGCAGCGAAAAAAGGACGACAACCGCCAGTATTGCCACATCTATCATCGTCACCGGGACCACCAGCACAAAGACATACAATGAGCACATTTGGCAGGGCATTTCGAGTGACCACCTTTGGCGAGTCGCACGGCGCGGGTGTGGGCTGTATCATCGATGGCCTACCCGCGTGTATGTCTCTCACCGAGGCCGACATCCAGCCGCAGTTGGACCGACGTCGTCCGGGCCAAAATGCGCTGTCGACGCCACGCAACGAGCCCGATCGTGTTTTCGTTCAGTCGGGTACCGAGAATGGTCTTACGCTCGGCACGCCCGTGGGTCTCTTTGTCGCCAACCGCGACCAGCGTCCCGTCGACTATTCCGACATGTCCAAGGTGCCGCGTCCGTCGCACGCCGACTATACCTACATGGCCAAGTATGGGATCAAGGCCTCGTCGGGCGGCGGACGGTCGTCCGCGCGCGAGACCCTCATGCGCGTTGCCGCCGGAGCGGTCGCCGAAAAGTGGCTTGCACTCAAATATGGCATCGAGATTGTGGCGTGGGTGAGTTCAGCGGGCGATCAGGCCATTGCCACGCCGCCCGATCTTGATTCTGTGACGAGGGCTCAAGTCGATGCGTCCGAGGTGCGTTGCCCCGACGCAGAATCGACGGCCAGGATGGTCAAGGCCATCCAAGAGGCCAAGGCGCGCCAGGACAGCATCGGCGGGACGGTGACGTGCGTATGCCGCAACGTGCCGGCGGGCCTCGGCGAGCCGTGCTTTGACAAGATCGAGGCCGCGCTCGCCCACGCCATGCTCTCAATTCCGGCCACCAAGGGTTTCGAGATTGGCAGCGGATTTGCCGGCACGGCAATGCACGGCAGCCAGCACAATGATCCGTTTGTCGCCAAAATCGATGCCAAGGGCAAGACGCGTCTCGGGACGGTGACCAACCATAGCGGCGGCGTCCAGGGCGGCATCACCAACGGCGAACCGATCATATTCAAGGTACGGACATATGCAGATTCCATTCCGTCTCTTTTTCTTTTCCCCAATCTGTTCTCTTTCTCATGGTCTCGTCTTGAAGAGGATTAAGATGCAGCAAGAACTGACGAGAAATACGCGTGGCTTTTTGTTCTGGTTGGAAAAAATCACAAGGTGGCCTTTAAACCGCCGGCGACGATCGGCCACACGCAGCATACGTGCGAATATGGGGGCAAGGAGGCGATCCTAGAGGCCCGTGGAAGGCATGATCCGTGTGTCGTCGCCCGCGCCGTCCCCATTGTCGAGGCCATGGCCGCTCTGGTGCTTGCCGACGCGGCCATGCTTCAACTGGCGCGTGACTCGTCGCGCGTCGGGACGTCGCCCGTTGCTCTCGACTAGGAAGCGTCTAGGCGCACATGTCGTCTGGCCATTTCACTCGCGACAGAGTTGTTTCGCGCCTTATCCCTTCCCGAACGGCGGCATTATCAATGTCACTTTTTCCCCTCAAAGTCTCTTTTTTTGTGCGCATTGGCTCTTTTTTCTGTTTATTTGCAAGAAGGCTTTGGCGGCGCGGTCGATCTCTCCCCCTCCCTTCCTGGGTCTTGGCTTTGGCACGCGCGCCCTGTGCGGCGATTCAAAAAAAAAAGAACAGGCGCATACTCACGGACGGGCGGCAAAAAAAAGCAAAGCAGCGCATTTTTATTCCTTATCGCACCCATGGGCGGCTCCCCCGACCGGCACACAGCGTCGGCGCAAAAGCAAAAACAAGGCGCGCGGATTTTCGCATAGAGCCGGCAAGCGCGCCGGTCGGGCAGATGCCTTTTTCGGCGCGGCCCGACACGCCACTCGGACCAACGTGCCTACGCCACTGGAAACAGGACAATCTCGCAGGCGGTGAGGTGCGATGCGACAAAACTCAACAGGGTGCTGTTGGGGTCATCGCGGGTCGTGACTGTCCATGAGGAGCCGCTCGCAGCGCTAAAGCACGCCACGTGGGGCTGCAAGATAAAGGGATGGTACAGACGCGTCTTACAATGCCACATGGGCGAGGCGCTTTTGGGCAGGCGTATGCGTATCGTGACGGCTCTGGATGCGTCAACCATACATTGGATGACTTCGACTGTCGGCTCCATATCGCACAGCGCGCCGCGCACGACGCGCGGGGTGGTCGTCTGTGCCACCAGGCTGTCACAGTAAATATGCACACCCGTCGGCAACGGACCATGTCCGGCGTAGGACACTTTGGGCACGAGCGCTCCGTGCCGCCGGGCGACGTCGGCGCGCTCCGTGTCGTTGAGCAGATAGTAAAAGCGACCTACGATAGCGCATTTGAGCGAGACGCTCAGGTTAGTGTCGATCATGTGCATGACAAATGTCGCAACGTCTCGGTCGCGGGCGGCGCAGTCGGCATCCGCCGTATCCAAAAGTGTGTCCAACACGCTTTCGATGCGGTCGCGGACCAGGCGCTCGCGCTCGCCTAGATAGATCGCGCATTGGATGGCGTCAACGGGGTCACACTGCGGGTCGTCGGCGTACGACGGGTCTCTGCTACCCCCGTAGGCACTCTCAATGAGGGTGCGCGCGACGGCCGGCGCAAAGGGCACAATGATGTCATAGACCGGCCGAGCGAATCCCTTGGGATCGTCGCCGGCAGGTGACGACTCCCACGCAATCGGCTCGGCATGTCGAAAGAGCGCCGCAAAATAGGGCCAACCAGCGAGGACAGCACGGTGGGCAATGATCCTCTCGGGCGCGGCGCCCTCATCCTCTGCCGACCGCACGCTGACGATGCAGTCGCACAGTCGATGGCGCATCTCACGTAGAAATTGCATCGGTCCCGCGGCGTCGCACGCGCAAGTGTTTTGGGACCTGCCTGTGCGCGCCTGTGTGCCGTGGGCATTGTCTGTGTGGTCTGCCTCCATGATGAAGGGGGAAAAAAAATAAAAATATATCGATTTTTTGCAACGTGGCTTTTCCTCGTCTCGCTGTCGCTGTGTGTGCGGCCAATCAAACTCTTCCTTTTTTTCCTTAAGCACCGATCTGCAATGGTCCGTCTTTCCCTTTTCGCCTTCCGAGTCCTGCGGCACGTCCACACGCCCTTGCCAAACACCTTCCCATCCCCATCCAATTAGCCATCTGCCCGCGCCCAGACAACGTGCCGACAAAACACAATGCAACCAATGAGAGAGCCCAACGCTCTCTTTATAAACCGGACATTCGTGAGCCTCTATTTTTATTCATCGCACAGCAACAACGACCAGCGACTATCATCTACAGCAACGGCCGACAAGAACTGATCAATAACAACAAGACAGTATGATCGGACGAAAGATGTTTGCGATGGCCTCGTGCCTGCTCGCGGCGGCGTGCCTCTTGGCCGTTTTCGGCGCCGAGCCTGCAGGCGCCGTGCCCGTGTGCACCTACAGGGTCTGCTCGTGCAGCAACAAAGAGTGCACCATCTTTAGCGGGTGCACCTCGTACACGCAGCAGTCGGGCACCTGCGGCAGCGACAACCGCATCTGCAACTGCGCCACCGGCAAGATCGTCCAGTATGCGAGCGCGGGATGCACGGGCACCGCCACCACTTTTAGCGCCGGCAGTTGCTACGGCAAGTCCAAGTGCTACTATATCGACTCGTGTGCCGAGCCTTCGGCGACGCCCTCGCCCTCGATGGTGACGCCGAGCAGCACCCCGATGCCTCTTACGCAGGTTGTCGGTCTGCGCACGTCTGCCTCGTCCCTGGCGCTGTCGGCCAATCAGACCACGGGCTACGTGGTGACCGACCAGAGCACGCTCGTCGATTCAGCGCGGTGGACGCTGACGCGTCTCGCCAACGGCAAGTTTACGATCAAGTCTTTTTACGGTCGCTACTTGAGCGCGCAGTCTGGTGGCTCGATCATCGCCGACCGCCTCGTGGCCGACCTGTGGGAGCAGTTTGAATTCCAGGGCACCGGCGGTCACTGGTCCATCAAGACCTACCACGGCGCTTACATGGTCTCTGACGCAACCAAGGAGGTCTATACCGTCGCCACCTCGCCGCTCTACTGGACCCTTGAGAATGTCGTCTAGAGATCACACCACCAAGGCGAGACAGTTTCTTGCGCTCGCACATCATTTCTTGGTTCTGCACCCGTGTTTTTCATACCTCTTCTTCTTTTTGTCACCCTTGACACGCTTGCAGCGGCGTGTCGGTCATTCCCAGTACAAAAAAGCGTTCAAACCACGACTCTTTTTTTCCCCTTTTTTTTCATACGATTGCCTTTTGTCGTCCATCATACCGTCACAACAACAACAACAGCAGCGGCAAAAACGACATTAAAAAAAATAAAAGATAGTATGAAAAAGAAAAAAGAGTTTTAGTGTGGTCCTTTTGGTATGGGCCTCTGTCGTGCGGCTGTGCGCACAAAGACAGAGGCAAAAAAAGGACGAGCGCCGCGATGACACCACCGGCACAACAGCAACCAAAGGGCTCCTTTTTTTTCGATAAACCAAAACAACTCGGTCCTACACCAACAATGAAAAAAAGAAGAGGCAGAAAAAAGAACATGTGGTGGTGTCAACTTTATGCCAGGCGTTGTGCCAAAAAATATCCTCATATCAATTTTTATGTCCTTTCTGGAAGTGAGCACACACAAAAGGCGCAGGTTGCAGCCTTTTTTTTACAATAATTTTTGGCGTGCGTCGCGTGCATGCCACAGACGATAAACCAAGAAACTCTTTCCGTCTCTCTGTGTCTCTCCTAACGCTGGGCAACGGCTAGCCGGCTCGGTCCTGGCTAAGGGTCGGACTAACCGGCTCGAGCCGGCTTGTAGCCGGTGCCGATAGGATTCGAACCCGCGACCCCTAGAAGTCAGGCATGCACAAATTGTGCACAAAAGCAGCACAGCCTGTTTTCAGTTAATAAATTCGCCCCGTGTCTATTGGTGCGAAAATAAAATAGCAAAAAATGATGATTGGCGTAAGCCGAACCAATCGACAATGAGTCAGTGCGTGGCGATTGGTTGCCATCTTCCAGATGCTGATTGGTTACGAAAAAGAGGGGGAGTAGAAAAGCGACGGTAATTGCTGTGTGATACGAGGCGACGTATCAGAATGCGCACCGAGGAAGGGGGCGGCGAAAACTCAGAGGAGGGTGAGGTTACCGACCTGACAGAGGAGAAGAAGCCGACGAAGAGGAACAGGAAGAGGACGAGCGAGGTGTGGGCGCATTTTGGAGAGACGGAAGAAGGCCGCGAGTGCAATCACTGTGGACACCTATTCAGCATGACGACGGCGACGGGCACCCTGATGAGGCACCTCAAATGCGAGCACGACGACACAGTAGAGGTGCGGAAGGAGGGAGTCTTTGAGAAGAAGAGAGCCGACGCCCTAGTTACCAAGTTGATCACCAACAAGTGTCTCCCTCTGAGCCTGGTCGAGGACGAGGACTTTGTCCAACTGCTCGGGTACCTCCGTCCCAAGTACAAGCCGCCAAAAAGACGCAACCTACGGAGGGAACTGCCCGATGCCAAGGCGGTCCTAACGGCGGCGATGAAGAAAAAGATACGTACCATCGACCACTTCTCCCTCACATTGGACGCGTGGACGAGTGCGGCCAACCGGTCGTACATCGCCGTGACGGTCCACGGGGTGTCGACGGCATGGGTGCTGGAGTCGTTTGTCCTCGACGTGGTACCGGTCAAGTGCTCGGAGACGGCCGAATTCTTGGCCGAAGTCGTCAGGGAAGTCCTCCAGGCGTGGGAGATCGACACGGCCAGGATCGTCGCCGTCACGTCGGACGGAGCGGCCAACATGAAGGCCGCGGTCACCAAGTGCCTCAAGATCGAGTGGATCTACTGCGTCGCTCACCTCCTCAACCGGTCCGTCCGTCTCGCGTTGGAGTCGGGCGAGGTCAAGCCCATCCTCCGGTCGGCCAAGGCCATCTCCAAGACATTCAAGGCGTCGCCAGCGGCCAAGAGGATGCTCGCAGACCGCCAGAAGGCCCTTGGACTCAGCGTCAGAACTCTCAAGATCGACAACAAGACTCGGTGGGGATCGGCCCACAGGATGTTCAAGCGTCTCCTCGCCTCCCGTCCGGCTGTGTCTGCCTGCCTCGGTGCCCTTCACGGCCTCCGCAAGCCCGTTCCGGCCGACCTGACTTCGGCCCAGTGGTCACTCGTCGAGCAGTTGACCAAGGTGCTGGAGCCGCTCAAGAAGTCGACCAAGTTCCTCTCGCACCAGCATCTCCCAACTCTCGGTGCCGCCATGCCCATAGTCGCCCGCGCCATCGATACCCACCTCAAGGTCGCAGAGGACGACGACCCCGTTATCGCCGGGTTCAAGCACGATATGTCGGTCGATCTCACCCTTCGATGGAACATCCTCGACGGGCAGGCTTCAAGTACCCTACTCGTCGCTGTCTACCTCGACCCCCGCTTCAAGACATTCTACTTTATGCGCGACGCCCGCAAGAGGGAGAAGAGGCTCGAAAGGGCTGCCCGCGAGGTCGAGGGTCTTGTCGAACTTCCCTCTCACGATCGCCCCAACCCTCGGCGACTCGGTGCCTCTCAGGAGTCGGCCCAGTACGCCAAGGACATGGAACAACTCTTTGGCGCAGAGGCCGTCTCGGTATCTACTTCGACTGGCGATGGCTACACCGAACTAGAGCGCTATGGGAGGAAGCCCGCCGCTGCCGTCTTCCTCCCTCGGTCCGGCCCCGACGCTCCTCCGAGCCTGCTTGATCCCCTACTTTGGTGGAAGCAGCGCGAAGCCAAGTATCCCCGCCTTGCCGCCCTCGCCCGTCGCTACCTCTCGATCACTTCGACCTCGGTCCCTTCGGAGAGGGTCTTTTCCAAGAGCGGTTGGATCATCAACAAACGCCGGTGCACCCTCTCTGACGAAAGCGTCTCCCTTCTTGTCTTCCTTTCATGCAATAAAGGGCAGGCGAGTTAACAAAGATTAAGGTCGCTGTCCGGAGTTTGGTAGTTATTTTTGGTACGGGGATGCAGCATAGGGTTAATCGGACACCAATCAGTGGGATTACCAAGGAGGCACAGAACGACTGCCTCTTTGGATCCAATCATCTCACACCCACGACAGCATGGAGAAAGGCGGCCATGAGGACTATCAGTTCTTCAGAAGACTCTTTCCGTACCCTCACCGCTACGAGTCAATCTTCTACACCCTAGCATACGAAAAGGCTAAAGAGATGTACCCGCAGCGATTTGATCCCAAGAAAGTAGGCGAGATCTTTTCGGCGTGGCTGGAAGAGCCGACGGCAAGGCAACTGAGAGCCGATACCCCGTTCTCGGATGACCTCATCGTGCTGTATCGCTACGAGAAGATCGTCTACCGCTCAACCATCTACTGCAAGCAGGCCGTCGTGGAGCACGGAGCGGAGAAGCGCGTTCCCTGGTTCTTCGTCAAGTTGGCCAACGATGGCTTCCTCTACAAGCGCGAGTCCGAAATCGGCACCACAAGGACGAACGTGTCGCGCAACGGCGGAAGCAACTGGAGCCAATTGAAGACCGATGAGTTCCTGGAGCCGTTCTCTCCCATCGTCCGCTTCGCCAAACAGTTCCTCAATTCGGAACACATCAACGTGCGCTTGTGGTACAACTTCGAACTGGAGAGGTTGGACGTCTGGTTCCGCTCGGACAGCGCTGGTCTAGCGGTGTCCTTCAAACCGGGCTTCCCCGAGCAGGACTTCTCCGCCGACGCATGGGACACCTGCTAGCAACCCCACCCGCTCGCTTTTATCATTTACAGCAGATGTAGTGCTTTCTTTTATCTCTTAAAATGCACGAACTGTTAATCGTCCACTGTATTCAAAGGCCCTCCCATGGAGCCACACTACTACCTGGTACAAATTGCTTTGCTGCGATCAATGGTCTTACTTCTCCAATGACCCGTCCGGTGGAAATGTATTATTCCTTATTCTCTTGCACACGTAAAAGCGTGCGGTCTCACGGTTTGCAGAGCCCACCTGGCCAGCACACCCGCCCCCATAAAGCGCATGCCACCGGGACACAAGGGGAAAAGCGAAAGTGGTGCTCACGTTGTAAAAAGTGGCCTGCGCGCGAGATCAAAGATTCGAAAATGTAGAAAAATGGCAAAGAATCAGTAGGCGGTGGCAGTGACGGTGCAGGCGAGGCCGTAGCCAAGGGTGCAGGAGCCGCCGATGGGCAAAAGGCAGGCTTCGAGGGAGTTGAAGAGGGTGCAGGGTCCGTTGTCCTGGCAGGCCATGTGCCAGTCGCTCCAGGTCATCCGGCAGTCCATGGTCATGCAACCGTTGCACGGACATGTAGCCGCGCCGCACAAGCCAGCCACGTAGTTCTCGGCGATCATGAGCGTGTAGCCGTAGGCCTTTGCCGAACCATTTCCGTGCAGGCCCGCGCGAGCCTCCGAATCGACCACCTTGATCTTTTGGATTTCACCTGCGCGAGAGGTTCATTAAAAGAAGTGGTCGGACGGACAGCCAACAAAGATGTGCGCGTACCGTAACTCAGAGCCGTCATCGCGACGAGGATGAGGCCGATAGTAGTCCAGGTAGTGTGCATTGCGGCGGGGTGGAGAGGATGATGGGCTGGAAATGTCCAGAGGAAAGTGAAGCCGGTGCGGAGCCCTGACGCCGCATGCTGGGAACCCTACATGGTTAATTTGCTCTCAAAATACTTTACCTTGAGGTTGTTGCCTTCAATCTGGCAGATTTGCGGGCTCAATTAAAATGTGTTGTTGGTTCAGTAACTCTCTTAGTCCTTCTCCTCACACTCATCGCTCCTTTACACCAAAGAACTTGCTATGAAGAGTCAGGCCACCGTCAGGCTCTACATACTCGCCGTGGGCCTTATCGTCGCCGCTATGGCCTGCGATGCGCAATCGATTTCAGGTACGCATAGCCTTGAATTGAACTGGAGAAGACGCTCACTAAGGCACTTTGGCGACAGGCAACAAAATCCTTGCAGCGTCCCCCGAGGGGACCAACGATCGGACCCCGGACCAGGTGGCCTGCTCTTTCCCGCTCATGTTCGGCAACGTGACCGTCGGGAGGACGCACTACCTGTGTTGCAACAAGATGCAGACGCAGATGGGCGCCACCGCCGGCGTCATCGGGGTCGTTCAGTCGGCAGCCGGCGACGTCTATTCGGCCTGGGCGGGCGTGGCCCCCGACATGGCCGTGTGTCCTCCGGCTTTTAGCGACAACACGCCGCCAGCCATCTACAATGACACGGCCCAGCACGAGTACACGGCCACCTTCCCAATCAGCCCCTCGTGGCCCATCTACACGACCTTCTTTGCCGTCGCATGCGTCTCTGCCCGCTCTGCCAACTCCCAGTGCTACTTTAACGTCGGCGCTCAGGTCCTTCAGTCCTCCTGATAGCGACTCCCATGATCGTGTCTTTTATAAACGCCGCTTCCTCTTTCCCAGTGGCTCCTGGCGTACAAGGGACATTTTGCTCTTCTTTAGACCGTAGCCCCATACGTCCTACCACCGCCCTCGTCGTACGGCCGTGTCCGGCCGTTCTTCTTCTCCCCCGCTCCTACAGACTGGTGCTTCTCCGGAGGCGGCCGTTAAAGACCAGTTTTGTGTATTTCCGCGCGAGACCAGTGCAGAAGAACAGGGTCCGACGTGTCTAGCGGGTATGGTAATAGATCCATAAGCACAAGGCACTCAAACCGATGACGCCAATGACGAAGCCGGCGAGCACGAGGCGGCGAGTCCTCGAAGCGCAGGCGGGGCAGAGGTCGAAGGACTGGTACACGGGACCGCCATAGTCTGGTTGTTCTATTGCCAATGAAGGTAGATAGATTGCATTGATTTGATGTGATACTTTATTAGTGGACAAAAATACGACATACAACATCGACACCTTCGAAGTGGAGGTTCGCTTGATCGATATTACCGACATCAAACCGGCACGAATCGCGGCCCCGAAGAACGTCCCGGTCCGATAGTACCACGGTGGCATAACCGTTGAGTGTACGTCCAGCGCGCTTGGCAGCGTATCTCACCCAACGCTCCTCAGATGTGCTAGTCCACGACTTGCACTTGTCGACGGCATCGAGCAAATCTTGGTATGTATCGTCGGCGTCGATGTCTCCCTCGAGGATGGCTATGTACTCTGGGTATTGAGAGCGCAGACAGTCGGCAACTGAATCTCGTGGATCGATGTCTTTATCAGTGACGTCAGCGTAGGTGACCACGACGTAATGCAGGACGCGCAGCCTAGAGGCCATTTTTTGTTGGTGGGGGAATCAAAGTTTACTTGGACGGGGAAACGAAGCATTTATCCTGAATGCCAACCAATCAGGAGCAATGTCTGGCGCTCCACAAGATTATGATTCTTATTGGCAAACAAAAAATGATTACAATTGGTCATAATGCCCCGTGTTGCCGGCCTATATACCATTTGTTCTGTCAAATGCTCCGGGTTCCATGGACCGCTGTTTTGACGCTAAAAAGAAAGCGGGCCCGTCCCCCAGTGGACGATCGTCGGCGATTCACAATTTATGTGCAAAACTAGGACTGTTTTGGAGGCTAGATTTGAATTGCTTGGTCGGCGATATATTTCAATCTGGCAGCAGATTCATTAAAATTCATAACTGGACCTCAATACGAGGAGAGGCGTCAGACAGCGAGCACCGAGCCTACACCTGCGCCTTGAGATGCGATGCTGTCGTAGTAGGCGACATTGTTGTAGGAATCCCACTTGAGGTAGTTGTCGTAGGAGGTGGACTGGAGGGTGGTGAGGACCGCCTGGAGGGCCGATGCAGGGAGATGTTTGACGATACGACCATAGTTGTCCTGGCAGAGGTCCTGCGGCACCTCGGCCATATCATTGGCAAAGAAGATGATGCCGCAGTTGGAGGCCGCCTGCGCGCCCGTGGCGTTGAAGGCAAAGAGGAAGGCCTGGTCCCTGATCGGGTACTGCTCCCTGGTGAAGCGCACAGAGTACGATGCGATAGGGCCGCAGGCCCCTTGGTACCAATTACATTGACCTTGCAGGGGGAAAAGAAGACGCGCTGAGAAGAAGAAAATAAAAAGGCAGGAGCGGCAAGAGCGGCAGAGAGCGGCAAGTACCAAAAGCCGTCGGCAGTGCGAGGCACACAGAGAGAAGAAGAACGGAGAGCGTGAGCGGGAAGTTGTGCTGGGAAGCCATGGTGGGCGATGATGGTACAACAAGTAAGGCAGGTTTTTATGTACCTCGCCCCCCCCCCCTGGCAAATTCGTGTTATTCACAAATGTGATGTTGATTTTTTCACATTTGATTTTCTTCCCATCTCCAAGCGCATCCGCGAGGCCGTGTGTTGGGTGAGGCCGATGTGAGGCGATGGGACCGTGCACCCGAACAAAAGCAAGAGAAGATGGCAACGAGATAGCCGATTTGGTGGCCTCGACCCACAATAATCCCGCCCGAAGAGGATACTTGTACGAAGATCGCACTCTGTCGGTCCGATTGGAGAATCGAAACTCCTCGCGGACACAGAGGAGGCGAAGGGGGTGCAACTTCGCCATTCTTTACTACCACCACGATTCGCCCGAGATGAACCTGCTTGCGCCGGCATACCTGCTCAATCTCTACTTGTTGTGCGCCCTCATTTGTTGCGCCTGGTACGGTCACTTGATTCTGTTCACTCGCCTTGCTGATTTACTCAACGCGGGTCTGTGTGGTGCTGCAGGCCCTCGACCGGCGGCTATTCCATGGGTGCCGTCAGGCTAAGCGCTGGTGAATGCGCCTTGCACAGTTAGCAACGGACTGTTTCGAATGGTCTTTCTAACACTCGCGTCGACAACAGGAAACACCAGTGCATCTGGAGGCGGCCTCAATGACATACCATGTTGCGACAGTGGAGCGTCTTGCTGCCCTCAAGTGGTTTGTTGTCCCCAGTGGGAAGGCAGCCCGTACGGCTGCTGTCCAATCGGCACCACTTGCTCGACGACTCCAGGAGTATATACGTGCGACGGCGGATCGTCCGACGACGGCCTCACCACGACTCAGATCCTCTTGATCGTTGGCGGCTCGTGCGTCGGCGTCATCATCGGCGCGGCCATCCTGGTCGTTGCCAGACGCCATTGCGCAAAGAGGGCTCAGTATGACCGTGTCTAATGCCGGCACCCCATCGACCATTGTTTACTCTTTGCCTGACACTCTGAATACATACTTTTGCATACAAAGGTCTATGCCGCAACAAAAGAAATACGTAAAGTGGTTAATGGTCCCGCGCTGTAATGAAAGCAAAGCCCACGTGCAGGTAACGTGGTCGCCACCGCAAGGTGTCCCACAGCACTTGCAACTAAGATGGGCGCTCAAAAGATTGCGCCGCCAACACCATCTTCTCTTCTTCACCGCGGTGACTTTCTTTTTTTTATTTTTTTTTCGTATTTTTCTACCCATTTCCCTTTTTGCTCGCAAGGCGGCGGCCTGGTGACAAGTGAGCGACGATCGATGAAGCCACCGTGTGTTGAGTGTGGCGCGATCGCATCTGCGGTAGCCGGGCGGCAGAAATAGCGCTCTCGCAGATCTGAAAGATGGGACGAATTTCTTTTGGAGATGAGCAATTGGTCGGCGCTTCCGGTCCGCTGGTTAAATCATTCTGTGCGAGCATCCATTCGCACATCATCCCTGCGAATCATCACCACATCTATCTAGCCATCCGATGTCCTCCTCTTACCTATGCATCGCCTCGGGTGCCTGCGCCTACGACAAAGCCAACGATATCAAGGGGACGGTGGTGGCGACTTTCGAGTCGCAACAAATCATCAGCGCCGATGAGTACCGGGCCCAGGCCGGCCGCCGTTGGCTCCATCTCAAAATTCAAGGCCGCAGTACGTTCTCCCACGCTTTTTTCCTAGTGACTGGTGGTCTTTGGGCCTCACTTTGTTTCTGTGCGCATGGGCCAGACGCCTATACGCCCTGGGTTGACGTCGAAGGACGCCCCCTTTGGGCGTCCTCTGCAGACGCACCGCTCGTATCCGTATCCACGCCATTGATGGGCGTCAACGCGACTGCAGAGACGCAAGATACAACCAGGTGCACGATGCAGGGCTGCAACAACAACGCCCAGTTCAAGTGCCACTTCTGCAAGAAGATCGTCTGCCTCCACCACCACTCGCGCGTGGGCTACTTCAAGTCGTGGATCAACACATGTCCGTTGTGCGCCCACAAAGTCACAAACCATCGCATCTTCTTTGCGCTCTGTCTGTTTGCTGTCATTGGCGCCATCGTCGCCGTTTCTATCTACCTCGCCCACCGTGAGATCCAATAAACCGCAACCGGCACTGTTTGATGTTGTTGTTAGTTCTAGGCCTTTGGCAAAGAAAATCGCCGCCGCTATCATAGCGCCGGAGGATCGCTACTATCGAGCCACCGGTCTCTGGGGCGACTCCGTTCACGTCATCACCGACTGCTGATGTGTCTAGCCGATGATCTTTTTATAAAAACAATGTTTTGAATGCTAGATTAAATCCTCAGAGTAAATTTGGCGCGCTCGACTCCAACAGCCGCATGCGCTTCGCGCGTTTTTTGCTCCGAGTTCGCTAACGCCCCGCATCCATCAACTGGCCCTCTACCCGACCGTACTGGAAATGAACTGGGTCCCGAGGCCTGGCGATGCACTGCGCGATGGTAGCGATAACGACTGGCTCATATGGCATTCGACCAACACCAAGTTGTGCCTAATGGGTTTCGTCGACGGATCGGCTGGCGGATTCAGGGCTCTGCCTACCAACATCAGGATGTTCTATCCAGGCCATGTTTCGACCAACTATGACAAACTTCGGGGTCCCTTTGGACGGCGTGAACGGATCTTTGTCAAAGGAGAGGTGAAGCGTCTTATTGAGAGCCCTACTGATGCGTATGGCCTCTAAATCCCCCCTCCCCGGAAGTAGGCAGGTTTTGCTTACGCATGGGCTAGATCTCTCAGGGGCAGCGTCTGGTTCTCGCCCGTACAGTACGCCGATGGAACGTGGAGCACGGAGCCACAAAACCTCAAGCACGCCCGCGACACAGGTGTGAGGCCGATAATGCTTCTATCCGACGAGGAAGATGACGAAGCCCTGTTCGTGCCGATCACCAAGACGCCGCCCAACGGCGCAAGGCATCTGGTGCCTGTGCCCTCCAACACGCCTCCAACACTCAAGGGCTCCGCCGACTGCATGGACCTGGTGTCTCGCGACATACCTCCCGTTACTGGTCGCGTGTACCAAATGCCCGCAGACTACGTAGACGATGTGATCGATTGCGTGGTAAGCACGTTCCATCTATAGACAGGTTGGCGTCAAGGCAAACTCTATTATTTGTTATTGAACGTTCACCTACTCGGATACATCCACTGGGGCACTATTGACGTCCGCAAAGTAGTCCCACGCCTGCTTGATCTGTTCTGGAGTGGGGTCGGGCGGGCGATGCAGATTCTTCCTCCTCGCGGCTACCTGTGATGGCGTAGCAAATTCTCTCTCGAATGTTCGTGTTGGTGGGCGGCTCTTTGGGGCAGGCGCGCGCGTGTAGGGTTTGAAAGCGCGGGCCTTGGTGGTGCTGCTCGCGCCTTTCACGGAAGAACAGGCCTTGGACATGGTGTGGGCTTCTTGCTTGGTGCGGCCGCGGATTGTTATGCTGGAGACACGAAGGGGGCAAGGGGCAAATCAACAATGCGCTTGTCGGGCAGGTAAAATTCTGCGAAAGATGGAACGTTTCGATTGGCAGGAGTGCTGACTCCGTGATTGGACAAATAAACGCCGACAGTGATACGATTTGTGCGCAAATTGAGACACTGGTCGCTGGTTCAAATCCCGTCGTGCCATCGGCTCAGAGCCGGCTTCAGCCAGTTGGCTAAAATGCAGCGGCTAGCCGGCTAGCCGGCTAACAGCGAGCCATTGCCCAGCGTTAGTCTCTCCTCTTTGACTGCGCGCCTTGCTCTTGTGACCATTTGTCACTCTGTGTGTGTGTGTGTGTGTGTGTGGCAACGCACGCCCTTATCGCTGTGAGATTTTTTTGAATAGGAAAAAAGGGTTGTTTTTTTCCCTAATGAAAACACACAAAAGGGCACGACGGGACATGGCGGGCCTAGGCATGGATCTCGGCAAGGCGTGCAGCGATCATGTCGCTGCGCGATGCGTAGGCAGTCTTGGCCGATTCCCCATTGGTTTGAACCGCACGAGTCTTGGCCACAGTGTGCTTGCGTCTGGTCTGTGCGCCATGAGAGGAGGCGACCTGCGCATCGAGCGCGCGCTCACGTGCGTAAAACCCATTAAAGACCACGGTGCTGTTGTGGACACCGTCGAGGAGCAACGCGGCCGCCTGGCCACCCACAACCGGCAGCGAGCAGTTGCACGTCTGTTCGTGTGCCGTAGAGCCGCACGATACATTTTGGTCGTTTTGGTAGGTGCCATATCCGTCGGCAAGGGCACCCACTTGGACAAGCACCGACGCGCCGTCATAGTAGACGCGCTCATAGGCAACCTTGTTGTCTGCGTCAAACCCGATCGAAAGCACCATGACCACAGAGACCGGGCGTCCACTGGCTGGATAGGGCACCAGCCAAAAGTTGGCCGTGTGGTTAAACCGGGCAATGTACTCAAACACGACTGTGTCGGCGCCGATGGAGCCCGATACGGGCAGGTAAGTAAATCCCGAGGGCGTGTCGCCGGCAAACTGGATCTTGTCGTTCATATAGTAGAGACTCTGGTCCGACGACGCTGGCAGGTCGGCCTTGCCACCCAAGAGGGTGGGCGCGTAAAACTCGTAGGCGTCGGCCGCCGACGCATTGAGCATGGCCTCCCACTGGGCCGTCTCCTCATAGGCCATGTAGGCGTACGTGAGGTTGAGCAGGCACGCATCAGAGAGCGCTCTGGTGGCGGCGCTGCTGCACGGCACCGGCAACGGCGTGGGACCTTGCGCACAGGCGAGGTGCGGCGCAGCGACGGCAAACAGGATCACTACAACCCCGAGCATGGGAAACACAGACCAAGTGGGCATGCTGCTCCGTCGCGTGGCGCTGTCGTCTTGCTTTTGGGTCCTGATCAATGACATTGAGGCGGCGGTTCCGGCCTTTGTCGTGCGTCCTTTTTCTTTTTCTCGGTGAGGGAGCCCCCAAAGTCGTGGGCTTTGTGCGTCTTGGTCTTTGATGAATGAATGGAGCACAGCGCGCGGCGCGCCCATTTTTATTTGCCATCTCATAAAGTACCATTGGTCGTCCTTATGATGGGCATTTTCTCCTTGTGCGATCGTTGCCCCTAACGGCTAGGGGACTGCGCGCTCACGGGCGAATCGGCGCGGCGCGACTAGACGGTGGCAAAATAACTATAGGGCGTGGGCAGGCGGCGCTTGCGCCGCTCCATGACGGCCGACGCCACGGGGTCCGACTGCCACTGCCAGCAGCGGTAGCGCACGGTCATGCCCGTCGCGATCACCAGGAACACGACGGCGAGCAGGAGCGCGAGCCAAAACACGCTCTGGTGACGGCAGTAGGTGCGCGAGATGCGGCTCGCCCACGAGCGACTGGCGCCCGAGTCGACCTGGACCGTGGCGGTCGCGTCGTCCGCTGTCGTCGCCGGCGCCACTGTGTTCATTTTTTTTTTGAGTCTTTCTTCCTTTTGTCCAGGGGCAGACGAGATCAACTGCGTCCTTTTTTTTCTGCGCCCCGGCGTGTCGTGTTTTTTGTTTCGTGTGCGGTCGGTTGGCTGTCTTTTTTTTCCCAAAGTGGCTGGGGACAAACACTTTTGGCAGCGACCACGCGTCGAGAAGAAGAGACACTCGGGCATGACTCGCGCACGCACAACGAGGAAAAGGACGCGACCGACGGACTCTTTCTTTTTCTCTCTTGCGTGTGTGCACGCACCTGCGTGGGCAAGCATAAAAAAGGGGGCCTTTTGACCGCGATTCATCCTTATTTCTTTTATTCCTTTTTTTTTCATAGTCTGACAATCACACAGCAAAGGATGGGGACGCAAGCAAATCCATAGATACAAAAAAAGAGGGTTCTCTACCAAAAGACGGCGATGGTGGTGTGCATGACTCTGCAGTACGGACTACCGCATGGCGCGCAGCCGCGGTATTCGGCGCGGTAGCCGCGCTTGGCCAGGTAGCGCTCGATGGCAGGCATCTCATAGAACGAAAGGTCCGACGTTATGTAGAGGTAGTGGTCCGCACCGCGTGATCGGGCCTCTTTGGCCCGCACTTTGACACACAATGCTTTGCCCTTGAGTGCCTGTGCATTTTTTCCATGTGGGTGCGCTCACGCGCGATAAAACATGAGAAACAAAAACACCCCCAAAAAAAGGAACAATACAACAGCAACGGCAGCCGCATGCGGTCGGCAAAGGACCGGACAGGTTTTGGGCAGCAGAGGGGAGAAAACACGCTTGCTTTCAGATAAAAAAAAGTGTGAAAAAGAAAAAAGTGGGAAAAAAAAGATGCACATTGGCGTGCGCGTACGCATTTTTTGAGCAGGTCCGCGTACGAGGGCGACTCTGACTTCCAATCGGGCGCGGCCGATGTCGATACGACGGCGCACGTAGTTGTGACGGGCGCTGTTCGAGAGCCGCGAGTGAGTGCATAGTGTGGTGCTTGCATGGTGCGGCTATCGTCTTTGTGCTTCACTGAAAAGGACCCGCCCTTATTACGCGCCGTATCGGTCTTTTATGCTGTGACGCTTTGCCACGGCAAAGGCGGTCGTTGCGTATATTCCTTGTCCCACAGATGTGCGCCTTTTTTTCCTCCCCTGGAGACCCCTCAACGAGTTGGCGCTGATTCGCCATTTCTTTACACCCGCAATTGTCCTGTTTCGGTGCCGCGCCTATTTCTGCAGTGTTTCGGGACTCGCGTCTTTTTCCTGCCTCAATAGGCATCCGCCACGCGCAAAGGCGGCCATCTTTCGGCGCGTACCATGGCAATGGCACGCCTGGCCATAGTCCAAAAGGGAAAACGTCCCGCCGCCACGTCTTGGCGCATGACTTCTCTTCTTTTCGTCGATCGCGCAACACAATCCCAAGAGATATGGCACCTTGTGCTTTTTCCCCTTTTTTTTTAGAAAGTCCCCTCTTTGTCGCCACCGCCGACCAACCCGAAACTCGGCCAGGCCACACAGGCATTATTAAAAAAAAAAGGAACAGACACAACAACCCATCCGCAAAAAAAAGGCGTCGTCAGCGGCTGTGCAAGATCGACTGTGACGCGGGAAAAAAAACAGTACGCGCGCTTTTTGTGCGCAAAACTCGCGAGACATCTTGCTATTGTGTCACATCGTAGGAAGAAAAAATGGATTCTATGTCGGGTGTGGATCATGTTGTCGATAGCCGACGCAGCGACAGCCACGCCGTTTTGCCTGCCGCGGTCGACGTGCCGCGGCCTTTGAAAAGGGCGCGCGCACTCCTTTCATCGACCTTAACAACAACAACAGACCCGTCTGTCGGTGTGGAAGCAAGAGAGCCAGCCCTAGCAGCGACAACACAGGTAACGACAATCGTAATTAGACCGCGACAGCAACCCCACATTGGTGGCACGTTTGGTCCAATTGTGTCTAGTATCTCATAGCAACTACAAAACACAACGACACGTTGACGCAGATGGACGCATTCATGGCAGAAGGAGAGCGGCTGGCGACGGGCTACGATCCAACGGCGCAAGGGTGGCAGGCCTATACGCGCGCCCACGATTGGACGCCACGACGCCTTGTGCCCCACTATGATGCCGACATCGACCAACACCATCACGAGATTGATGTGACGCACGAGCACGCCCTCTGGTGCGCCTATGTGCGGTCGGGATCGCGCGTCCCAAGCACCGACCTCGATGTTGTGTTTGACGACGTCATAGCCTTTGCCGCCGATTTTATCGACGACGGCGTCTACTATGACATGGAGTCGCTAGAGCCGGGTGTTGAGCGACGCAGCTGGATCGCTCAACAGTCGCCAGTCGTCCAGGCCGACCGCGCGCGACGGAGCCGACTGGCTACCGTTGTCGGCGAGGCTCTGGAACGCGAGGACGATGCGCTCTCCATGTCGGCGTCACCGTCGTGGTCGGGCGAGGGCGACATCGAAGCCTATGCGAGCGATGATGCCGCCTCGTCGCACTCGTCCTAGGCGCTCGCACAAGGAGACAACAAACAAAAAGAAATGACGAAAGCCAAAGGCCAAAAAAGAGGGCGGATAACCCCAGACATTGCGCTCATTATCCACACGAAAAAAGAGAAGGGAAAAAGAGAACAAACAACGTTGACAAAATGCTGCATCAGGCGAGTTTATTTGCTTTGGGCGTGTAGGCACGATATACGCCCTTATCGATGCCGCGCGCTTGTGTTTCCCTTTTTTTTCATGTCGCCATTTCTTTTACTGGCCCACCCATTTTTTGCGCCTCCTTTCGGGTTGCATCGCTAAAAAAATGTGCGCGGTGGCGCGTGCACGAGTGTCTGTTTGAGAGATTTTTTTCCTGTTGTTTTTTTATCGTCGTGTGCCTCTGGCGAGGGCAGAGGCATTGATTGTCGCCCTACAGTCGGTGAACTCTCAAAAGGGAGCAAAAGAAAGTCATTAAAAAGTCAATGTGTTGTCCCAAAGCGCCTACAGCCCGTTGTTTCGTCTGCTTGGGAATACGCCAAAGTGCCGACAGCAGACATGTCTCGCTCCTCGTGTGTCTACAATCTTTTAGCGGAAAAAACAGCACGCTGTAGACACTCTTGTGAGATTTTATTTAATTTTTATGACTTTCTTTTTGTCCCTTTTGAGAGTTCACCGACTGTAGGCGCGATCGTGGAGGCCGCCGGAAAGCGCGTCGTCTTCGTCCTCCATGCCGATCTGGTACGACGTCTCGGGCAGCGCGTCCCACCAGAGCCGAAAATCGACTGTAGAATCTGCCGTGGCATCAAACGGATGGCCCACTGTCGTCGCATCCATGGGCATGAGGGCGCGCCAGTTGGCGTCGATGGGTTCCGCCGTTGCCGCCCCGGCGACCCACCGCAGAGGCGCGTATACGGTCGCAGTCACTGCGTACCACAGGACGCCCGCGGTCCGACGCCACACGCTCGTCACGAGATCCATTCAACGCCTGCTATTTTTGAGCCTCGTCTCTTTCGGGTTTTTTTGGATCAATGGGGGCTGAGATGGCGGCGCTGGGCTTTGTTACAAAGGGACGACATTCTCGCACGCGCACGTCACCATTTGCAGTCGGTCGTTGCGATGGTGTTTCGTTAAACTCCCGCATGCACACACACACACACACACACACACAAAAAAGAAAAAAAAAGAAAAACCCAAGGTCGCAGCCGACACTGTTGCTCATCTTTTGGGGGCCACTGCCTTGTCCTTGTCTGGGCTTTGCCGAGTAAGTGCGGCGACCTCAAATGCCTTGTTTGGTCTACTACACATGACTGTGCGCTTTGGTACCGCGCCATTCGGTCTTGTGGCGGGCAAAAGATCGCCATCTCAGCGGCGGCACTTCCTTCCCCGGTCGGAAAAAAACCCAAGAGAGCGGCGCCCGAGACCAAAAAAAAAAAGGAAAAGGGATACGCGCAAGGATACGAGCCTAATTGAGACCAAACAATAGAAGAAGGAGAAAAGGACGGTGCTCTCTGCAGACCCTGCAATCTCTCCTTTTCTCTTTCCGTTTCTGCACCAACGAACCAATCGCCTCCTCTTGTTCCCCGCATTTTTTTATTTAGAGCAAAGAGGCAAATAAGCGTGGGGCAGACCGACAAGGCAACGCCTCTTTTTTTTTCCCCCCAAAGAGAACACAATAGGCAAGTTTCAAAATGGATCGCGCGAATGGCGACTCTTTTGTCGAGGCAAGCGTTCGGTCTGTTTTGGCCGTTGGAGCAGATCACCTGGCCCGTCAAGTGCGTGCGCACGCAAACAACAACGAGGCGGGCTTTGTGACACCTATAGTTGGTGAACTCTCAAAAGGGGCAAAAGAAAGTCATAAAAAAGTCAACGTGCTGTCCCAAAAAGTGTCTACAGCCTGTTGTTTCGTCTGCTTGGGAATTCATAAAAATGCCGACAGCAGACTGTAGACACTTTTTGGGACAGCACGTTGACTTTTTTATGACTTTCTTTTGCCCCTTTTGAGAGTTCACCGACTATATGCCTGGCGCGAGCGCACAGATGGCGGCGGCGTTCGAAGCGATCAGCCAGGCCGGTGGGTACGCGTCCGCCGCGACACAAGCACGCCCGAATGCGTCCTTTTTTGGGCAAAAAAAGAGGAAGAGGACAAACACCCAATGCGCGTGCATGTCCATATGCGCACACACAGGTTGATCGGCGCCCAGAGGCCGCCGCCACCCCGGCACTATCCACGCGATCCAGAGTGGGACGACGACGATGACAATCCCGAGTAGAGGCGCATGTGCTCTTGCCGTTGATAGGGGAAAAAAGGAATTTTTTGGCATTTTTCTTTTTTTTTGTCTGGAAATGCTGAGCCTTGGTTTACCACAGTCTTTGTGATGGGGAGCATATTCTTTTGCGATACAAGTTCCACGCGAAGGCGCGTGTCGGGAAGTCGTAAAAAAAAGACCATGCACCAAAACCGTTGGGCGGCGACGTCTGTCTTTTCTTTGCGTATTGAGGGAGGCCGCTGTCATCATTGGAAACACGCAAGGTCTAGGCGTGACAGGCTGCGACATCCACCAGGAGACAGGCGATCCGATCGCATGTGCTGTGTTTTGGAAGCGGCCGACCGGGCGGGGCAATCAAAAAGCGCGCGTTGAGACACATGGACGCGATGTGGGGCGTGGCGGGTCCAGTGATCCCCACGCGCAACCGACGGATGTGCCATGCAGGTGAGCCGGGCTCAGCGTCGAAAGAGGCGTGTACGTCGCTACTTTTGCCTTGCGAGTACAGGCAACTGATCAGAGCCTCGACGGCTGCAAAAAACGTATCGTCGACAGGGCGCGGTTCGTCCAGTGACGCTTTGCGTGTCGCACCCACGATACATGCCAACACGACAAGCGCTACTCGTTTGGTGTCGGTGTCGAGATCGGCTCCGTCCACCAAGTTGCGCATGTCTACACGGCGCCCGCCAGACGCCCAAAAGATGGTCGCGACTTTGCCGGCAACGCCGCTGCTTGCTGCGACCTGAGCGCAGGCGAGCAACAGCAGGGCGACCGATCTCTCCTCGCCGGCGGCATAGGCCAACGCCGCTACGGGAAGCCAAGCGCGGTTGGAAATGTCAACGTCGTGGGCCGGGCGCGCCGCGGTCATTTGGCGGATCAACCAGGCGTCCAGCCGCGCATTGTCGGGCATATACATGCGCCGCTTCACAACGTCTTGCATGCGCCGCGCAACACGCACGCACCGCGAGATCACGGCCCCGCAGCCCAAGCGCGCAGCGCGCGCCACTGTGTCGGCGAGCATGGCCGCGAGGTTGGGGTCGCGCTCCAAAGTTGCGATTATGGCGTCGCGCTCGTCATCGGCGATGCCCATAGAACCGGCTGCGGTCTCGACATCGTTGGCAATCATCTCCATGCGCGGCATGCGATGGCACGTGAGCATGAGCGCACCAAGGGCGTGTGCAAAGTCTGCGTTGGACGGCGGCATCATCGTCTCTGTCACTTGTGTGCCGCCGCTGCCAATGTCGACGCTGCCCCCACAGGCGAGGCTCGTCAATTTGGACATCTTGGCGTCAAGTGTTGCACGACACACGGCGTACCATACCGCCTTGAACACCGCACGCGATGTCGTAAACAGCGATACGACGTCCCATGGCTGTAGGAATGCGACAATCTCGGTGCAAATGTCAATCTCGTGTTCAAGCAGGCCGATCAGCGTGGCAGGATCGCCGTTGCCGTCGTCCACCACGGCAGGTGGGTTGCAGTTGCCATCTATTGTGGGGTGATCGACGTCGCCACTGCCAACGGCAATAGTGTCCTCTGCAGTAGAGACATAGGACATGTGATGGGCACCACCGCCGCCAGGATGGCGGTCGCACAATATCACATGCGCCTTTTCGTCGCAGCCCATGCCCTGTGCGAATGCTGGTTCAGGTTCTGTGTTGAGTGCGCTCCAAAAAGACTCGGCGCGTGTTTTGGCCAAGTCGGGTGTGATGGTCGACCACAAGCGCGCCGTCAATGAATGCGCGCGCAGGCCGTTGGGACAGTCAATAGGCGACGCGAGGACAAAGATGCGAGCGAGAGCCGCGCAGGCCGCCTGTCTTGTATGTGGCGTGTTGGTACGTTGTTGCGTTGCAATAATGCATAGGTGGTTGCACGCTTCGTCAATGGCAGAAACGGCAGATGCATTTGGTTGATCTCTGCATGCGCCCATTACGGCATCGTCAATCAGGCCATCGGTGGCAAGGCGTCTTAAAAGCCGCGCGGCACACTCGTCGTCACCACCACAATTATTGTTGTTGTTGTCGTCGTCGTCACCGCGATCGCCATGATCGTCGGCGCAACGCGGCGGGTCGGATGCGCACCGCGCCTGTGAGAGACCGCGTACGATCGCTGCGATCAGGCGACAAGACGCCAAGGAGGCGCGCTCGCCAGTGTCGATCGGCTCGACGAGGCGCCTGCCCAGATGAGAAAAGCGCCTTCCTGTAGCGAGGTTGCTCTCTGCGACCCAACACGCTAGTGTCAAGAGCAGATCCGATCGGAGCCGTCCGGCTGCTGTCGCGAGACCAAGGGCAGATGCCCAGACATCGGTCACGGCCAGATCGGCCACAGCGCCTTCCGCAACGCCCATGACGTCGGCCAACCACGCATCCACGCGATCTACGTCATCGGCGCACTTTGCAAATCTATCCAGGCGAACGGCATAGGCCGTGCTCGCAGCGCTCAGAGAATCGCTGAGCGCCAGGCAGGCGTTGATGCCCGCACCACAGCGCGTGGCCGATGCCCAGGCGAGGGCACGTTCGATGGCGTCGTTGCCGTACGCGGCAAAGGGCAACACCATCGACGACGGCATCTGTTGATTCAGTGCTTGTTGCACTGGGGCGTATTTGCTCTGCAGGCGCGGCACCGCGCACACCAACAACCATGCGGCTCCCGCGCGCATTTCGAGAGGCATATCGCACGGCGACACCCATATCTGGAAATGGCTTTCCTGACCGTCGCCCAAGCGACCGGCGACCATACGCACCCAGTCGGAAGAACAAAGGGGCCCGTCGACGCGCGCGAGCACGTCCGCTAGTACACGTCGTGTATCCGGCGACGTGCGACACAAGGCCAGTAGATCGCATTGGTCGAGTCTCTGAATGACGGCGGCGGCCAGCGCGCCGTCGTGACGGCCCAAACGGGCAATCATGCAGCCACACATCTTGCGCTTGGAACCACACGGTGAGCGTGCCCGGTGTGCCAACGGATCGTCCCCCTCGTCTGAATCAGCCCAGACGCTGCTGTCATCACCATCATCATTGTAATCGTCAAAATCGTCGCTAGATCGACACTCATCGTCGCTTCCGGCGGTGGCGTCACTGTCGTCGCACAAGTCGCTGCCAATGTACCAGTCGTCATCGTCAATGTGTTCACACAGTGTCTCATCGTCGGGTGCACCGCCGCCGGGCAACGTCTCTGTTGTCTCCAAAGCCGTCTGCATGGCGTGCTGGTAGAAACTGATCATCTTGGCCTGTTCGAGATCGGCGTCCTCGTACGAGAGCGGGGCACCGGGCGGAGGCGACGCGGGTGCCGCGAATTGTTTATGGTCAATCGGCGCCAAGGTGTCGGAGCGCATCTGGTATGAATAACCGCCGCGTCCAGGCACCAGCGGCTTGCAACGTGTCGTTCTCCCGCCTGCGCGCCCGAGCCAAGGAAAACACACAACAGCTGATCCAGGCGGTACGGGAGCCGCCTCTAGCCCATGGGCCACAACCACAATGCGATGAACCACGGATGCATAGGGCATAAAGGCGGCAAATGTCGACGCGCCCCCTAGGACATATACAGCAGACTGTCGGCTGCACATGGCGAGCGCAGCCTCGGGCGACCTCGCAATATGTGCGCGCGACCACATGCCCATAGGCGCGGTACCGTCACGCGACAGAATGATCACATCGCCACCCGGAGGCGCGCCGCCAAACACGTGCGTCGAGCGCGCGCCGAGGATGACTGTCGCGTGGCTGACAATATCGTCAATGGCAGCGCGTTGGTACGCGGCACGAAAGGACCACGGCAGCGCTCCATCGACCATAATGGTATCGTTGTTGTCGGTGCATACGACCACATGAACTGCAGGCGAGCCTCGACGTGCGCCGTCTTTGGGCGGTTGCGCGTCTTGCATGTGCACGATCCTGGATGTGTCTTTTTTGCCTGTCTGATTTTTTTTTGGTTTTTACGCCTTGTTCTTTTTTTTTCTTTTACTCTGGTTCATTGGCAACGGTCGCTCGCGGTCGTTTACGCACAGACGACGTATTGTGCGTCTGGCGAGGGCCGTCCGCGGACTCGCCTCGGTCCGGTTGCCCCGTTGCTCTCTTTTTTCCTCCTCGGTTGGCCACTCATCATGAACAGGAGCCCATGACAACAAAAACAACAACGGCGCCCAACGCGCCCCTGGCCAATGGCCGTTTTATTTCCATAAAGCATACAAAGAAAAGAAGCAAAAGAACTACCGGACACCAGAATAAAAGTCAAAATAGAGAGGGACCTAAAAACCCATTGACCCGCCCTCGGAACACTTGCCATCACCACACAGAGCCCGCAATGAACCGATCCATCCCCATCCCGAACCGCAAGCCCACTTGCCCAGTGGGGTTTGACGCCGAGGGCTGGCTGGGCGCCCATCAGCATGCCCTTGCCTCGCGCGACATGGACATGGTGCGCGGCCTAAAGATGGACATCGCATTGGACACAATCGACTGCGCCACGCAGCGCGCCTATACACTGTGCGACGGCACGCGTGTTGATATGGCCACCGAACGCGAGGTGTGCGACAGTGTGTGCGCCACGGCCCTACATACACACAGGGACGTGCGCCGTGCTGCCGCAGCGGCCACCGTCTACGATGCCCCCGCCGTGTGTGAGGTCGTGCACGGCGATTGTCTCAAGGCTGCGATCGCCCTCAAGACCGAGCGCGGATTGAACCCGGCCGTACTCAACATGGCCAGCAGTCGCCGACCCGGTGGCGGGTACAAAACGGGCGCGGCGGCCCAAGAAGAAAACATCTTTCGCCGTAGCAACTATTTCCAGTCGCTAGAGGACCCGCGGCGTATCGACCGTCAGCGCGCATGGCACTATCCGCTCGGTCCTCTGTGCGGCATCTACTCGCCTTCGGTCATTGTATTTCGCGGTCCCGAGGACGAAGGGTATCCGTTTCTTGAGCAACCGGTGAGGCTCGACTTTATCGCCGTTGCCGCCATTGCCAAGCCTGATGTGCATAGGGTAGAGAATGGTGTGCAACGCCTGAGCCCATCCGACGCCGATCTCATGCGTGCCAAGATTGCGCTCATTTTGGACATTGCGCTGGCGCACGGACACGATTCGGTCGTGCTCGGGGCCTTTGGATGCGGTGCCTTTGGCAACCCGCCCGAGCATGTGGCGCTCTTGTTTCGCGAGGTGCTCTCGACCGACGCCTACCGTTGCCGATTCAAGCACATTTGCTTTGCCATTTTCGGTACGTTGCTGTGCCGCGTCGTGTTTCTTTTGCGCGCACACACCGCCTTTTTCGTGCTTTTTTTTGCCTGCAGAAAAGAAAGAGTTTTGATCTCGCTCGACACAAACACTCTCTCTTGTTTTTTCGTTTTGCATTTGTGTTGACGCTTTTTCAAACTTGCTCTCTTTCTTCTTTTTTTTTGCCCTAAATTTCGGATCACCGCGTGGGATTGCCATTGCCGACGCTGCAGACGACCACAATGCGCGCAGAGCGCACAACCCACAAGGCAACGTCGCACCATTCAGCGCCGTCTTTGAGACGCCTCTTGGTGCCCCCGCTGCCATGGATGCCACCCGCGGAAGAGACGACACGTCGGCCGACCTGGCCACAGCCCGCGCGCATCACCACCAAAGCGCGGCGACCAAGTCTACCAAAAAAGGCAATCGCAAGCGCAATCAACGCGCCAAGTTTACCAAGAGTTTTGTCGATGCTCGTGAATGAACCAATGGATCAATGGATGATTCTCGCAAAAAACCCGACGGCGGTCGTCGCCGACCGATGTTGTATTTTTTCCGGACCTGCAACTTTTGTCGTGCACTTTTGCCGCCAGGGCTACAGTCGGTGAACTCTCAAAAGGGGCAAAAGAAAGTCATAAAGAGTCAACGTGCTGTCCCAAAAGTGTCTACAGCCTGCTGTTTTGACCGCCAAAAAATTGTAGACATATGAGGAGTGAGACATGTCTGCTGTCGGCATTTTTATGAATTCCCAAGCAGACGAAACAGCAGGCTGTAGACACTTTTTGGGACAGCACGTTGACTTTTTTATGACTTTCTTTTGCCCCTTTTGAGAGTTCACCAACTATAGACCCACTTTTTTCTCTCAAGAAAAAAAAAGTTCTTGTCAACAGAACCAAAAGCAAAGGGACGCGGCCACCAACAGGACGGGAGAAAACACGTCAACAAACAGGCGGCTCCTCTGGGCGACGCCATCCAAACTCGTAGGGAAATCTTTGGGAAAAAAAATGAACCACGGCAAAAAGAAAAAAATCAATATCAAAACGGCACAGGAGCACAAATTTCCCAACCTTTTCGCCTGCCCCTGGGGATGGATCCACGAGTTTCTTTTCGGAACAAAAAAAAAGAAAAGCAGCCACCTGTGCGGGGCCGGCCAACTTGTGGGATGTCATGCGATCGTGGTTTTTTTTCGTGCGGTTGCGCGTTGCGCTTGGGTCGCCATGGACGACACTGTGCGCAGGCACCCTTTGGCGGTTTCTTTGGTTGCATTTTTTACGCCAAAAAAAGATTGACATCCAACGATAGAAAAAACATAACTACATCAAAAGAGACAGTTGCCCAAAAAACAAATCGTATCATCAAATAATAAAAAAAAAGACAAAAGATTGACATTTTGGTCTTGGCTTGGTTCCTCTTGACGTTTTTTGTTTTGCTCCTCAACGGCGCAGACTGATTTGCCGAGCGACACGCGCGCGCACATCTTGTTTCGCCTAGATGAACGCCATATACTATTCGGCAAAAAAAAGAGAGGCGCGCGCTCACTCTGCCGCACCGTGCCGCACGGCATTGTGGATCAGATCGGCGTGTGTACCCCGTGCACGCCAGAAATAGATCAACCGGCCGCGACATACTGAAAAGTAAAAGAGAACCGCGCGCACATACTACACATCATCGGTTGACATGGCAACATCCGTCCCTCTCTGCGCAGATGCATTGGCGTCGCTGCCTCGATCGTCGGCCTCTCTGACGGATGCGCTCCCTGTAACGGCCATCGTGGGGACGCAGTGGGGCGACGAGGGCAAGGGCAAGGTGGTCGACTACTTTTGTGCCACCGGCGCTTACGACTATGTGGCACGGTGCGCGGGCGGACCCAACGCGGCTCACACGATTGTGGTGTCTGACGGCGCGGGTGGCACCAAGAGGTGCATGCTGCGCATGGTGCCATCGGGCGTGCTCAACGTTGGTGTCGTATGTGTGATCGGACAGGGCGTCGCCGTCGATGTGGGCATGCTCTCTGATGAGATGAACGCGCTCCAGCGTGACCACGCTGTAGATTGTGGTGACCGCGTGCGCCTGTCGGATCGCGCCCACGTGCTTTTTGACCTCCACCGCGCGCTCGATGCACACGGAGAGCGCGCAGCGGCCGTCCGCGGTGCGGCCATTGGCACCACGCGCCGCGGCGTGGGTCCCTGCTATGCCGACAAGGTGGCGCGACGTGGCATTCGCGTGGCCGACCTCGCGTGTCGCACCCGTTTTGTCGCGCGCATGCGTTCTCTGTTGGCCTATCACGCAGACGCCCATCCCGACGCTGTGCGCGAGGTGCTCGCCGCCAACAATGTTGCCGTTGTCGCACACGACGGTGCCATTGCGCCCAACATTCTCGACGCACTGGTCGAGATTTATGCGAAGCGCTATGTCGATGGCTATTACGCGTCCACCTTGCGCAATCTTGTGTGCGACGGGGTCAGCCTCTTGACCGAGGCTGTCGACAGGGGCGACCGTGTGTTGGTCGAGTGCTCGCAGGCAACAATGTTGGACATTGACCAGGGCACCTATCCGCATGTGACCTCGTCGTCGACGACTGCCGCAGGCGCCGCCGCCGGTCTCGGTATGGCGCCGCGCCTGGTCGGCGCCGTGGGCGTCGCCAAGGCCTATGTCACTCGTGTTGTGTCTCACCCTGACGCGCGCGCCGGCTGTCCGTTTCCCACGCGTCTGCCAGATCTCCACGTGGCGTCAGACAGCGGCATCGCGCACCTCACCGCGCTGGCCTCGGCTGCCGGCTCAGTGTCCTCGGCCGACCTGCCCGCCGAGTCGGTGGGCGTATTGGGCGTACCACCGGGTGCCTACTGGGACGCCGCCGACCTGGCGGGCGCACGCGCCATGGCGGTCATTGGGCGCGAGATGGACGGTTCGGGCAGGCCGCGCGCCGTCGGCTGGTTTGACGCCGTCGTCGTGCGTCACGCGCGCATCGTCAATGGGTTTGACGCATTGGTGCTCAACAAGATCGATGTCCTCTCGGGACTCGACACGCTCAAGATCGCTACTGCGTACAAGATGCGCGACGGCAGCGTGACCGAGCGCCTGCCCGAAAACTTGGCCGATGTGGCGTCGCCCCTCTATGGATGCTTTTCCGGCTGGCATGAGGATATTGGCGCATGCACGCGGTTCGACGACCTGCCCGCGGCGACGCGTGTCTTTGTGCGCGCCATCGAGGGCGCCATCGGTTGCCGCGTGGGCTGGCTCGGCGTCGGTCCGGCACGCCACCAGATGCTCGACGTGCCGCCTGTAGACCGCGACGCCTATTAGGATCGGTGCCGCAGAACACAACGCCATCACCGCCGAATAAAAAAAAGTTTACAAGTGCCAACGACAACACTGGTCTACGTCCCGCGTCTTTTCTTCTCTCGTGGTGTTGTCGCTTTTGCAGGGTGCCTCGTGCTTTGGCGGTCCGAGAAAAAATTGGCCAACGCATGCCCGTGGTCATGGCAATTTATTTTTTTTTGAGAGAAAAAGACACAGGGGCGGCGCGTGTTGGGATCGACTTTTTGTTTCAATATTTTTTTTTGAAAGGACAGGGAGATGGCACAAAACCCAATTTGGCGGGTCACAGCGATTGCATCTTGTCCGTTTGGTCTTTTCTGCTCCTGAAGGAGAAAATCGGCCTGCCCAAAAGGAAGAAAGAAAAAGAGAGCACAACCAGGGCGCCCGACCGAGCGCAACGGACTGGGCCGACTACTTTTGGTTTACTTTTGTTTTCTATTTTTTTGGTCTCACATGGTTGTGTGTGCGTGTCGCTCCCTCGGGCTCGTCGCGAATGGCCATTGGCACACCAGGCAAACTGGCCACAGAGGGAAAAAAAAAAGAGACGGAGGAAAAGGCTGTCTCATGCCCTTTCGGTTGGGGGCTTTTTTGTTGTTGTCCTTTCCATTTTTGTCGCTGTGGCCCGCCTCTTTTGGGTTGCGCTGCCAATGGAGGGAGGGGGCAACTTTGCGCTCAATAGAAAAATGACGGGCATCTGAAAGAGGGCAACAATAAATTCGCGCCTCAATTATTTGGGGGGGGGAGCGTTGGCACGAAAAAAAGGGATCATCACATTTCTGCCGCGCGCGCTTTTCTTGATCACTGAGAACTCATGAACTGCAGAAAAAAAAGGCCAACGCTTTTCAATTCTATTGTCCAGAAAAAGGCTGAAAAAAGGAGGAAAATAAAGATTGCGAGAGAGATCACGAGCGAGCGGGTTTGCATGTGGAACACGAGCATTTGCCCAAGGCGTTGATGCGGGTGTGCTTTTGTCTGGCGGCGCGCATCATGTCGATGGCCAGACAGAGACGCGCCCCTGGAATGCTGTTTTTGACCCAGCGGATTGTTTCCAAGTGGTCGGAACGTGCCGCCGCCAGCATAATGTCGTCGAGCGTGGGCAACGCACACGCGGCCTTGCGCGGCCAGGCACCACTCGCCGTTGGGGACTCGCTGCTGTACAAAATGCGTCCCGGCACGCAATAATGTTTGGCAAAGACGCCGAGCGTGGGGGCGTGGCGGCTCGCGGCAGCTTGCTCCAGCGCCTTGGCGTCATAGGGAGCCCCGGCGGCGGCCAGCGCGTCGAGCGCCGCGACGGCCTGTCTCGCTGTCGGGTGGCCTGTGGCGCGATTTACATCATCGCTGATTTGAGCAATCACCCGCCGCAGCGGTCGATACGTGTCAAAGGGCGCCACGCCCACCCTGTGCAAGTAGATGGCCACATCGGCATGGCATGCTGTCGTCGCCGCACGCGCCGCCTGTGCCGTGACCGTTTCGGGATGGTTCTCATAGAGCCAACGCACGACATCGACGGCACCGGCGCGCGCCGCCTCAATAGCCAAGAGTCCGTCACGCCATTCGGGTACGCGTGCGAGTCGTGGCGGCTGTGATGGATCCTCTTGACCGAGTGCCCAGCGCACAAAGTCGAGCGTGCCTTGTGCGCGCGAACCGACTCCGGCGACGAGTGTAGACAGTGCACACCGGCGCATGCCCTGTTCGTGTGCCCAGCGCACGGCGGCAAAGTGGCCGCGTGATGCCGCGTCGTCCACGTTGCGCCGCGTGCACCGATGTTGTGGAACGCGCGCCTGTCTATGGAGCCACACGACCAGACCCATGATGCCGTTGGCAAGCGCCAGACCGAGCGAGCCGCCGTTGATGTCGGTCGCCGTGGGGCAGCCCACATTGACGAGATGGTCCATCACGGTCATGGGTTCCAGCGCGTCGGTTGCCGGTAGTCGAGCGCGTAAAGCGCTCCCGCACCATTCATGACGGGCGCCGTTGGCTGCGAGGAAGCGGTGGACGACGTCGACAGTGTCTGCGCGGTTGCTGGCAACGGCCGCCCGAATGAGCGCGGCGCCCATAGCGCGAATCACTTTGGGATCGTTGCTGAGAATGCGATCGAGCGTGTCAGTGTGGCCGGCCTTGGCAGCCGCACGGGCCTGATCTTGGTGGCGATGAGCCATGTGACGATTCGCACTCGATATGGTCTCTTCTGCCCACGCGGGGTACTGGATATGTTTGATCTGCGCCTCGGCGCGCTCCGACGCGCTATAGAGCGGGTCCAGCCACATCAATGCGTCTGTGCGTCCGGCCGCGGCCAACCGCACCAAACCATCGGCGTTGAACCCCCTGGCGGCCATGCCCCAGCGCGCGTGCACGACGAGAAAGGCCTCGAACGGTTCAGGGCACGCTCCGGGCGGTGGCGCCGTGAGATCAAAGGGTGTGTCGGGTGCGTATTTGCGCGTCCACGTGTCGCACGGCGCGAGCACATCGGTAAAGCGTCGCGCTGTGGCCTGAAAGGCGACGACGTCACGCCATTCGGGAATGCGCATCATGATGTCGCGCACCATTTCGACGGGGAGCATGTCAAAGGCATTGGCACCGTCGGTCGGCGGTGTCTCGTAGAGAGGCCGACGCAGTGCTGAACACGCCTTTTTGGCGGCCGGCGCTCGAAGCGTGCGCACGACGGCCTTGAATTCATCTGCCGTGCGCGGACGCTTTTGTTTCGTGTCTCTTTTGCTCTTCATCCTTGCACGATCTCTTGGTTGGTTTCCTTCTTTTGTTGTTTGTTGTCGTCGGTTCTTGCCGTTCTTGTCGCTTTTCCCTGCGGTCTATGGCCGCCAGCACTGCCCAGGCGCCTCGCTTCCCCTTTGTCGAGCGCACCGTGGCGCCTTGTTGTAGTTGTTGTTGTTTTTTTGGTCACGCGCGCCTTGGCCTGCCAGACAAGAGCCAATTCTCGGCGTTTTTTTGTTGTTCGCCCTCTTTTTTTGTTTCCCTTTCTGTGGCCTCTTTTTTTCCTCTCTCTCCTGGTGTTGAGGAGCAGCGCCAAGTACAGTGCCCTTGCGTTACAGGGAACAAAAAGGTGCCGAGCGCACATGACCGACCAATGGTTGTGCTGCGGTATCGCCTTTTTCTGATCGTCCAATCAAAACAGAAAAGACCTTTTTGCAGGTCTATTTAGGGTTTTTTTCACTTTTTCATATGCAGCCAAAAGGCTCACTCACGAGCCGCTGGCTTACCGGCAGGCCGCGCGCAAATGCACACCCGGTGCCAAAAAGATTGATATGCATTGCCAAAAAGAGGACCGACCACGCGCGTAAACATTTTATGTGTTGTTCTTTTTCGTGAGAAAGAAAAGAAAAAGAGAAAAAGAGTGCCTTTTTTTTGTTGGTCAGCCAACGCACACATCGCGCCGGCCTTTTTTCAACGAGACGTTGCCCGTCGCCCTTGGGAACTGCCTCCCTGCGGATATGAGCAGCCGCGCCCAAAATACGTGGGATCACAAGATCTTTAAATGTTTCATTTCTCCCTGCTCTTTGCCACGTCGACGTTTAGGAATTCAATTTTTTCTGTGTATTCTGGCACACTTTTGTGTTCTTGCTCGTGCCCTGTGGTCTCTGATTCATTTGGGTTGTCTTGGTTCGTCGCGCACGAACCGAGCCGGCAATAACAGCGCGTACCCTAGACAGCAGCATGACGACCACATGGGTGTTTGCGTCTCTGGATGAACCGACGCTTTGTATCGATGGTCTCCCCAACGAGATCTTATCCTTGATTGTCACGCGGCATCTTCCGTTGCGTTGGCGCTTTATGGCTCGGCGCGTGTGCGCCAGGTGGCGCGACCTTTTGGATGACGCTCCTGCGGCCGCGCCGTTGAGTGTGATATGCGGTTCGTCTTGGACGCGCCGCTATACCATGCGCATGCGCGACGCTGCGATCGACTACAGCGTGCTGGGGCAAGACTGGCAGAGGGGCTCTGTCGTCACGGCATCCGCACTGGCTGAATGCGTCATCGCCCCGGCCGCCCGATGCACAGAGCGTCCAGATGTTCTCGTCGAGCGCTGCGTCAAGGAATGGGGTGTTCCGATACGGTGTGTGCCCGCCCTCTTTGTGGCGACGCAAGACGTTGCGCTGGTGCGCTACGCCATGATCATCTCCAAGAGGCTCACGTTCGAACCGGGCGGCGACCTCGCCGTCGTCCGCACGGCAGATTTCTTCTGGGCCTTTGAAGAGGGAAAGGCGACGCGCCTAGCATTTGACGCAGGGCTCGTCGACGTGGCCGTCGCCACAGGCAGCCTAGAGGTTGTGCGGTTGGTGGTGTCACTGATCGACCCTGCATTTGACTGGTCCAGGGTCGATTCGTTGCATTGGGTCGGTGCGGCCCTCTGGAGCGAGCGTATCGATGCAGTGGCTTTTGCGCTGGCGCTGTGGGCGGCTGCCACAAAACAAAGCGACTCGCGGCACGGTGTGCTCTCGACGCTGTGGCTCACGCTGGGCCAACTGCCAGTGGATCGTCTCGTGCGCCTGAACAGCCTCGCGTGCGCGGCAAACTGTCGTGTTCGGCGACGTCGTTGGGGTGCACGCGATGATCCTGTTGCTGTCGCGCACGATCCAACCTGCTACGCAACAATAGACACTGTGGCAGATCTAGTGGGCCAGGCGGCTGTCGACGAGTTGGGCCAATGCCTCATCGGTTCATGGCAGGATCGTGGCGCCATCCTATGCGCATCGGCCGCCGCGCGTGCCGGCAACACACAGGTGCTGGCATTTGCGTGCAAGGGCATGAGACCAGAGGACGCGCGCGATGTGGCCGCCGTGGCCTGCCGCTGTGGTCACGTCGACGCCGTACGATGGTGCGTGCTCACTGCGCGCCTAATCACTGCGCGCGAAGCCGCGCTCTATGCGGCCGAGCCCCGTCGGTGGGGAGAACAGTACACGCGCCCGAAAAATGACACTGCCGTGTTTGTCTGGCTGTTTGATCCGCGCGGTGGCGCCTACCTACCGTCGCAAGACGATGACATTGCCCTCATGATACGGACCAGTCTCTCGGACAATTACGTCGGACGTGCCATGTGGATCGCCCAACGCTATCCGGACAAGGTCTCGGCGGGCGATGTCGCGCGCATCGTTGGTTCGGCGTGTCGTTGCGGTGTCGAGTCTGTGTATGCGACCATGGACGACCTTGAAACCATTGTGCACATGATCGATGCCATTGCTGCCGTTGCTCCGAACGCATGCGTCGAATGCGACATGTGGGCCGATCTGTGTACGACGAGGGGCAGGTGTGAGGGAGACACGGTGTGCCTTTTGCGGTATGCATGGGCGCGAACGAACGGCGTCGATGCCTGTATTGCTGCAGGCCTTTTGGGGAAATGTGTCGCTCGTCCGTCGGCGCCCTCACGCGCATGGACCCGCTGGTGTCGCGTGCGCCCCGTGGGCGCTGGCTCGATGTACGGCGATGCAGACAAGGAGGAGAGCGCGATCCGCGCCTGGTTTGCCGCAAAAGGCATCACGCCCCGCCCCAACTAAAATCGGCGCCAAGGCCATTCTCTTTTTTTTTTCGGCGCGAGTTTGCATCTGCCATCAATTCTTCCTTTTTGCCCTTTTCTTTTTTTCTCACGACTTCTTTTGGTGTCGGCCCCTTTTTTTGTCGCATTCAAAAAAGACACGACCTTTTCTTGTTTCATGCATTTTTCTTCATCTTCTCTTTCTTTTGTTTGCCCGTCGCTGCTGATGCGCTTGGAACTTTGTGGTCCTTTTTTTCCTCCCTATTTTCCCCCTTGTTTTGCTCATGCGCCCACTGGCTACGGCCAAAAAGTGGCCGCTGAACTTGTCCACGCGCGCGCCATGCGGAAAAGGAATCGTCACATCGAGGTTGCATGTGCACGCACACAACAAAAAAAACACACAGGCGCCAGGTCTGGTCGCCCCTTTTTTGTTTTTAGAGAAGAAGAAAAAAAAAGAAAAAAGAGAAAAAAGGAGAGACGATAGCACGAATCGCCGTTCGTATTGACCGTCTCTCTCTCTCTCTTTTTTTTCTTCTTGTCTTTTAATCAACTCAAAAAGGCCGGCCTCTTTTTTTTTCGTCCCATCGCTGTTGCGACAGGATTCGGCCACGACGCGAGACTTGTGTGCGCCTGTTCCTTTTTTTTCCCCAGGGACACTCATGTTCAATAATAAAAAATTGCTTGGCTCCATTCTTGGGGACATATAAACTCCCCGCCGTTCTTTTCGTAAAAGGAAAAAAAACGGGTGTGTGTGCACAGATGCCGTTTTTTTGTAGAAACAAATCGACAAGGAGACAAGAGGACAGAAGGGAGAAAAAAAAAAGGAAAAGAAATAGACAAATCGGGAGGGGGGGGGGTTGTCATCGAGCCTGGCATGCATAAAGTTGTGACCGCCCTGATGGCACAAGAACGCCCCTGCGCGTGCGCGTGCTCTTGAGGATGGCGTCGACCTGGAGCATGGTGTGCCGTGCGATCCTTGCGCTTTCAGACAGATAGGGACCGCGCTCATAGAGCGGGCGACCATAGAGTGCCATGCGTGCAAACGTGCGTGCTCGGCCGGCAGATGTTTGGGCTTGCGATAGCGTCGCGTCGTATTCGACGCCGAGCACGGCCGATGCCAGTAGGCCGTGCGGGTCGGCGACAAATGTTTCGCGGTGTTGCGCGATCCACACGGCGAGGGCGTGTTCGGGAGGATCGGCCCACGAGCGCCAACCGCACACCGATATGCCCGTGCTGCCGCTGCCGCCAGACGCATAATATTGACCCCATCGAGAGGCGACCCATTCCTGCGCCGTTTTGTTGGCCACGTGAACACACGCGTCGCGCGGTGCCGCCCGACCCCATCTTTGGTGCAAGAGGTCGAGTAGGTCAGTGCGTCCCAGAGCCGCTGCAACCACCCACGCGAGGCCGACGCCGGCCGGATGCGCATCGGCAAGAATTTCAAATTCAGAGGGCGGCAGCGACACGGCGGCGCAGGCCAGCGTGCCCTCGTCCCACTGGTAGCCGACGCGTTCGAGTTTTTGCACACGGGCCGCCGATCGGCAACTATGGCCATTAGGGCAATACTGATGGCAGCATGGGGTATCGGCAGAAAGGGCCACCAGCGCCGTGGCTGGCGTCTGCCGGTCGACGCCACCCATCTGACAGACGAGGGGCGAATCGACTAGGGCGGCCAGCAGCGCGCGTCTAGGGGTCCACGGACAACCCATATCTTGGACACACCATCGGACCACGTCGTCGGCACCGTCGATGAGTGATTGGTCAACGAGGGCCTCTGTGATCATGGTGGCGTGTTCGCCGCCCACGGCTAGGGCGCAATCATACCACGTTGATGAGACGCGTGCGGCGACAGCCAACCACGGCGATTCGACGTGCTCTAGGATAGCGCACACGAGTTCGGCGGGGAGCGTGCGCGCACGGTCCCAAGTCTCGTCAAGGACTGGCACTGTGCTGGTCATCGTGTGAGTCTATTTGTTTGACTGTGTACGCGCGCGCGAGGTGTCTGGGCAACGGCAGCGCGTGTGGTAATGGCGGTCGTGGCAGAGGTAAACACGGCAGGGGGATTGCTGTCTGGCGCGTGGCGCGGGTCTCTCTCTGTGTGTATGTGTGCTGCGTGACCTTTTTCATACATTGCCGGCCGATTGCGTGTGTTGGTGGCTCGACACACATCGATCAGAAAAGCGCTCGAAAGCCGTCGGAAAAGAGAGACCTTTGTGTGCCTCTTATTTTTTTTGACACGCGATGAGCGACCACGCCACCACAAAAAAAAAAGAAAGAAACTCTGCGGGAATTGGCATGCCCGACGAGCGCCCATGGATCCAACGGGGCCAACGAGAGGGGAAAAAAAGTCAAGGGAGAATCGAGATGGACGGGCACACATCCTCTCTTTTTTTTCGGAGAAGGAAAAGTTCTCGTCCTGATGGGGGCGGGCGCATCATCGCCGTGCGGCGCTTTCTTTTTTCTTACTTTGCGCTTCTCTGGACGTGCCATCTCTATTGGGCCAGAGAAAAAGGGGAAACCAGAGACAAGGCCCCAAACACACGGACCCAGAGAGGAAGAGATTAAAAAAAGAGACAAGGTGGCAAAACGGAAGGGGGGAAAAAAGAGTCTCTTTCCCCTTTTCTTGGATTTGCCTGTGGTTTATGGGCTCTCTTTGGCTTTTTTTCTTTGTTTTTTTGCTTTGTTTTTTTCTTTGTGTTTTTGCTTCTGGTATAAAAGGTTCCCTTTTGCACTGCGCATGGTCTGTACCGCACAAACGGACCAAAGGTCGTTTTTTTATTTACGAAAAAAAACCAAAGAAGAAAAAAAAGAGTGGGCGACCATAGAGGGGGTGTAGGCGACAGGCAATGTCGACGGCGACAATGCAACATGCTTTATTCAGAACGGGGGCGAAAGCGCGACAAAGTGATCAAGTCCTCATATGCAATGGGCGACGACACGCGGTCCATCCGAATAAGTTGCATAAAGGATGCCATCAGCGTTGGCGGCCGCACGCAGACCGTCTGCAATGACGCGTCGCATGAAAACGGTTTCAATGGCCGACTCGGCGACGGGCGCGTTGACAAACATGCCAAAGCCGTCGCCGCCGCGTGCCACAAACTGTTGCATGATGACGCGGTACACGGAATCAGGTTCGAGTAGGACGTTGTCCCTGTGGATTGACAGGACGCGTTGGCCAGGCGCGCGCCGAGGATCATAAAGCACGCGCCACGGCGCCGACACGTGAAGCAGGGATCGGCAGTGTGTCGGTGGTGCCAGAGCGCTCTCCAGTGCAGTGCCAGTCTGCTGACCAGGCGCATCGGGTGCGGGCATCTGCGCCACGGCGTTTTCAAAAGCCGCCGTTAGTTGGCGTCCCGTCAGGAGCCGCACGGTGCACCGCGATGCCGTGGCCATCTCGGCGCGGAGGTCGCCCGCCGTAAATACGTGGCCCGCCGGGTAGTCGCGTGCTGCGCGCAACGCCCCGCCCTGAATGATCGCCAGCGGCGGCTCCCTATGTCTACATGTCTCTGTTGAGGACTCTGGCGCGCTGCCCTCGCCGTCGATCCACTGCGCCAAGAGATCGCAAAAGAGATCGGCCAGCGAGCAGGGTCCGCTGCGTGCCGCCACGCTGCTCAGTGGATGCGCAAACACGCAGAGGGGCACGGCAACATCCGTGGTCATGTCGACGGGGTCCGCGTCGTCGCGCGGTCTCGAAGCGACAAAGTGTGCCAAGAGGTCTTGTATGCGCGACTCGACCGCATTTGGTTCGTCTTGCGCAGCGTATGGATCGGCCCGGTTGGGCAATAGATCAATCGATTCGACGCACGTCCCATTAGGGTGGCCCACGCGCAAGACCACGCGCCCAAGATGATCGGCATCGGAACCGCATTTGACGATGGGCGCCCGACCTTTGGTGCGGTCGACAATGACGCAATGTTCGTGGCCTCCCAGGATGGCGTGGAGACGCGGTCCTGCGTGTTGCGCCAGATGGACGTCCTCGTCCATGTCCATATGGGTGAGCGCCACCACGGCGTCGAGCCCAGGCAACGCGTCGAGTGCGTCGTCGAGGCCGCGCTCAGCCGACACAAGATGCGCACCGCCGTCGCCGGCCGACGACATGGACGGCAAGTGCGGCGTGCACAGTCCGACCAAACCCACACGGCGCCCGCGTCGGGTGATCACCACATCGGCACGCACGCCAGCGCCAAACGGCACGCCGCGCCCGGCGACAGCAGTGTCGAGAGCCTTGACACATGGCGATGGCGTCCACAATCGCGGCATGGGCCCCCACGCCGATGATGGCGCGGGGTCGTCGACGTGCGTGGCGTCGATATTGGTGCACAGCCAGCAAAAGGGCGATTCGGCGCTGCGGAGTGCGCAACCGCGCGTGCCGCGATCAAACTCGTGATTGCCGGGCACGACATGCGTGACGCCGGCAGCGGCCAAGAGTGGAATCATGTGGCGCCCGGCATCGGCAGGACCACGACCCGACAAGAGGCCAGCCGCCGTCATGAAATCGCCACAGCAACAGACGATCACGGCGCCCGCAGGGTCGTCCGCATCCTCCAATGCCGCACGGCGCTCGCGCTCAATCATGCCGGCGAGCGCGGCAAAACCGGCGCGCGATCCGTCGGGTGCCGCGTCCAACACGTAGATATCATTAAAGGTTAAAAGAACAACGCGCTCCCCACGCTCGGTCATAGTCTCTCTCTCTCTCAAAAATGGCCCGCTCCCTTTGATGCAGAGGGTTCTTCTCTGTTTGGACCAGGCCCTAGGCAGATTGCGCAATTTGTTTTTCTCTTTCTCTTTTTTTTTTGGGGTCGCGGGTCGTTCTTGCGTCCCACCGTCTGTCCTTTTTTTCTCTCCTCTTCTTTTTATAGACTTTTTTTTTCGAGCGATTGCTGTGGTGAGTCGACGCGCGTAGGGGAGTGCTGGTGACGGGTGTTTCTAAAAAAAGAACGCATCAAGCACGAGATCTGTCTTTTTGGTCGCGTGGCAGCGCCCGCGACGAAGGCGCGTGCCGCATTCCTTTCTTTTTTTCCTTGCCGCAAACCGCCATCCCCTTCTTTTTTTTGTACTCGATGGCCTCTCCCGTGCAGTGGCGCCAATACCGCCCGGCAATGACAGCGTTCTTTTCGCCAATGGCGAGGCGGCCCCTTGCCTTTTTGGCCGTCCACCACAGCCAGCGCGCAGATATCCGGTAAGGAAAAAAGGGACGTAAAAAAAAGAGTCGACAAATCAGCCCAGCAGCGGTGCCTGCACAACGGGCTCTCTTTTTTCCCGTCTTGTGCTCGGCTATCTCTCTCTTTGTGTGCTCGGCGCTGCCGACTGTATCGCATTGTCATTGGACACAATTTTGGGCCTCGCTTTTCTTGTCAGGAAAAAAACCAGCCCCTTTGGTTGTGGCGTTGCTTGCAAAAAAAAGAGTCCCCGCGCTAGACTCTCTTTTTTTCCCCTTTTTCTTTTTGATTGACATTACCTCGGCGTTGCCTTTTGTTTGTCTGTGCCGGTGCGGCGGCCCCTTTTCATTTTCTTCTCTCTTTTTATTATTACTCTTATTCGTATTGGGCCCCTTTGCTTGCTTGCTGCCCTACTGCTTTAAGAGGCATTGCCTCGAACAGAGCCGACACACACGTCTCAGCAAACAAACAAACACATGCGCGACAGTCTGCTCCACGACATTGGCGACACGCCGGTCGACTCGTCCCCGACATGCCACGGATTGAGGGTCGCCCCTGACGTTGCGCCAGTGCACGCAGCACCTGCCGATACCACTCGCGCGCTACAGCACGACGATCTCGTCGACCTCGATGTATCAGGTACACGCATGACAGTGCTGCGCTCGACGCTGTGCGCCGGACCGCCCACGTCCATCCTGCGACGCATGTTTGATCTCGGCGATGCCGAGACGGCCGCCGTGTGGCGACCGCCCGTACGCGACGGAGCCTTTTTCCTCGATCACGATCCGCGCCATTTTGCCACCATAATCAATGCGCTGCGTTACGGCGTCGATGCGGCGCGGTTTGGCGAGGCCACAGATGTGGCGTGCGTGCGCGGCCTCGCTGCCTACCTAGGCCTCTATGATATCGAGGCCGAGTGCGCCTATGTCGTCAGCCGCATCGATGATGTGTTTGATCCCGAAGCGCACGCCACGATTTCGTTTATCTTTGAAGACAGTCTTGGCGACGGTGATCATCGTCTGGGTGTCGGCTGCCTGCCCGCCACCGTACGTGTGCCGCGTCGGTGGCGGGCGTCGCGCGCTCTAGAGACCATCGCCGACGCGCTTGGCATGCGCCGTACGCACTTGCGCTTTTATACCGCCTACGTGGGCACCACGGTGTTGTACGATGCGTACCGGCTGTGGTCGCGCGATAGCCTATCCATCGGTGAACCGATCGATCCGGCGCCTACATCGACCGTCCACCAGTTCCCATGGGCGCGCTACGACGGATGTATTGTGTTTGCCGCGCGCGCTCCCGCCGGCCCCCGTATTGCGCTATGCAAGATCTACGACGCAGCCGCCGCGCACATAGCAGGCGCCGACACCGATTGCGACCTGCTGCTCCGACCCGGCGTGCGTCCGTTTCTCTTTTGCCTCCCGCCATCGGGAGCACCTGTGTGCGACATTGTCGGGGCCGCTTGCATGCGCGCCGGGATCGACACGACCAGCGTCGTTGCCGCCTACATCGAATACCAAGGCGGCAGCGTGGGCTTTACGCGCCTGGCGTTTCCGGCGCCGTCGGTCGACAGCGACGACGACGACGATGACGATAATAATAACGACAATGATTTGGCCCACGACGTGCCGCACGGCGAAGCGCTCATGCTCTTTGTTGGTTCGTCACCGACGGCCGACCCGTTGATATCCAACGTTTTGGACACGGTTTCCAACCGCTGGTTGGCTGCTTCGCCCGCCGAAGGCGTCGAGTCTGTCTAGATGGAGGGAAATGTCGGTGACCCGTGCGCACCAGCGATCCATTTTTTGGCTGTTGGCCTGAATTTGTCCCAGCCCCTTTTGCTCTGTCCTCTTTCTTTTTTTCTTTTTTTTTTCGTCTCTCGCCTTTGTTGTCCTCCCTCGTGTTGGGCCTTTGTCGCAACAAAAAAAACAGTACGACCATTGGAGATGTGCCTCATTTTCTCTTTGGATGGCACGCTTTTCCACATTTTGACACAGGCGGGCCGCGGACAGATGGGGACGAAAAAATCGATGCAGGAGACAAGGAACAAAAGAGACGGCACGCCGTGCACTGAAAGGAAGGAGAAAAGACAAGCCAAGGCGACATTTCAGTTATGTCAAGTATAAAGGCGTGACCAAATTTGACCCTGTACCGCTTTGCGATCAACAGACAAAGAGCCAAACAAAGAAAAGGAGGGAGGACGCAAAAAAAGGCAAGCGCAAGAAAAGGTCTCTGTTTCGTCGCGTGCATTCGCACTGCCGCCACGACGGTTTGAACTTGCCTTGTCGAGTCCACCTTTTCTCTCTCTCTCTCTCTCTCTCTCTCTCTCCATTTTTTCGTCCCAGCAAATAAACAGCACGGCATCTCTGTGCACGCACCCTTTTAGGCGCGACTGCAAACATTCAAATCGCACAAAAGACACAGGTTTTTTGTTTTTGTTATGGTTCTTCATTGTGGCAATATCAAGAAAGTCGAGAAATACTGCGCATTTTTTGTGTGCTTGGTTATTCTTGCTCGTGTCATTTTTTGTTTTCTTTGGGGTTGTTTTATAAAAAAGGTGCATTCATCATGATGACACGCTGCTCCCGTCCACGCGTCGGCAGGGACATTTGTTTAAAAAAGTCAAAAAAAGTGACATTCAATAGAAAAAAAAAGAGAAGAGTTGTCACACGCAGGCGGTAGTGACGATGGTGGTGGCGGGTCTATTCGCTCAAACAAAAGATAACTGCTTGAAAAAGTCGGGGAGAGCCTCAAACGCAAAGCCGCCGAGTGACGAAGCCGACGACGAGGGGGGCACAGAGGCCTTGGGCGACGGCGACGGCGAGGCAGAAGGCATAGACGAGGCGGCGGCCGAGGCAGAGGGCGAGGGCGATGTAGAGGTGTCGAGCGCGTCGGCATAGACGGCAAAGGCAAAGAGAACAGCCATCGTGACAACAATCAGTTGGACCAAGAACAGACGCGACATTGCTAAAGAATGGAGAACGCCTAGGTTATCGGGGGCGATGGAGTCGAGGTCGGTAAAAGAAAGGCTCGTGTGTGTATGACTTTTGAAGGCATCAAAATCTGCGGCTTTTATTGTTTTCGTCATGCTTTTGGATTGGTCGCATCGTTTTTTTTGCAACCGGGTGGCATTTGTTGGAAGCGCCCAGCGATTCGTTCACGGGGCGTCACGGTGTGGCGTGGCTCGTCTCGGGAGGCAAAGCGACCGGGGGAGAAAAAAGGCCGCGTGCGAAAAAAACCCTGCAGGGAGCACTTTTGTGTTTTCTTTTTTCTTTGCTCTTCTCTTTTCGTGTGTTCTCGTTTTTTTCTCGTCCGTGCTCTGGCATCTGTCTGCGGATCGACCCCTGTGCGCATCTTCTCTCTCTCTTCTTTCTTCTTTCTTCTTGTTCTTTTTTGTTGGCACACTCTACCGACAGACCTTTGGGTGGGGCTACACCTAACCAAAGAGCGACAAAAAAAGAGAGAAAGAAAAAAGTGTAACAAATCGGGGCCGCTGTAAAAGGAGCACCGGAAAAAAAAGGAGGAAGAGCAACCAAGAAAGAAAGAGGCCCCTCCTCCCAAAGGCAAATTCATGGAAAAAGGCATCTCGACGTTGGCCACATCCATAGACGTGGCAACGATTGGCGATGCACACAACCAGCCGATCAACGAGGCCGCCACACCATCGACGCTGGCGCCCAAGAGACGAGGCCCGCCGTGCAAGCGTCGTCGCAGCGCCAAGCGACAACGCGCAGCGGGCATTTTCGATGCCGCAGGCTCAATGGACGACGACGCCATCGGTCTGACCGACCTGCCTATTGAAATTGCGCTTGCCATTTTGTCACACTGCTCCGCCGTCGACGTGGCGCGCATGGGTATGGCTTGCCGCTGGGCCGCGGCCGTCGTCGCCGATCCGGCGTCGATGCGCCAGCTGTATCGCCTCGCCGTCGGCACACCATGTGCCGACGATCCGTTGTGCCTGGGGCGCTTTGGGGACGTCGTCGATATAGACTATTTTGCCGCTGCCGATGCGGCGCCCCTCAACGTCGTGCGCCTGACAGACTGTGCCCGTCATGACGGCAACGGTGCTTGTGGACGTGCGGCATCGCCACTGCCATCACCACTGCCATCGCCACTGCCATCGCCGTCTTTGACGATGCTTTCAAATGGCGCGGCAATGGCAGTGGCGATGGCCACCGAACCGCATGGCTCGGATGTCGGCATGTCGCATGGTGGTAACCACAATGGTGGCGTTTGTGGCCCGGAGCACACTACCCGCCGTCTCGGTTGCCCTTGTGCCGACAACAGCACCAGATGCATTCTCGATAAAGAAAGAGAAAAAGAGGAAGACGAGGCGAGATGTGGCGGTGACAACGGGGCCGTCACGTATGCGGTGGCTGAGCGAATGCGCACGGCGCGCAAACAGGCCGTCGTGTCGGCATCGGCCTGTGGGTTGCCGACGCCCGTCGTGCCCGCCGAACGCCTGAGCCGCGACGATCCGTGCCTGCCGTGCGGTCGCCGCGTCGGTGCGGCCGAGATTGCGTCCATTATGGAGGAGGCCGGCTGGCGCTGTGGCCATCTGCCCCCGTCGCTCGTCGAGGCCATCGGTCCACTGCGCTGTCTGGCTCTCGCCGAGGCGGCCGCAGAAAGCACCGCGGGCACGCGTCGCGGTTCGGTCAAAAAACGTGGCGGCGCCCGCCTGGTCAAGACCATCCGCCGCACGGGCCTCGGCCACACGTCGACCGTGGCCTGGGGCTTTTGGCGCGAGGGCCGCCTCGTCGGGCCGGGCCTTGTCGCGCGCGCATCGTGCCGGGCCGACGTCGGAGCGCGGTTCGACGCCCGCTGGGCGCTGGTGTGGGACGACGACATGACGCGAAGCGACGGACGCTATCGTCCGGGCGCGTCGGCGCCCTTTGCCCAGCGCACGTGGCGTGTCGTGGGCGCGCGCACCGGTGGCACGGTCACATGTGGGGACGCCACGGGCGCGCTCGGTGCCGCCATGACGTCGACCACCGACGACGGCGCCACGGTGAGCGCGCTGGTGGGACCCGCGGCGCGCGCCGCCGCCTATGGCACGACGGTGGTGATCGGGCCCGGACGCGTCGTGCGGTCGTATGGTTCGCGTGCCTGCGAGACGGTTGCGCCCGTTGTGGGGATCGATGAGATGGACGCGTGTTTGTGGACGCCGTCGGCGCGCTCTGACGACAGCGCCGCGCGCCCAACCGGCACGGTGCGGGCTGCGCGCGTCGTACCCATACCTGGCACCGACGTTGCCGTTTATCGCGGCGCCGTCGATGCGGCCGACAGACCACACGGGCACGGTGCCGTGTATGCTCTCGACGCTCGCCTGGACCGCGAGACCGTCGTCTACGAGGGCTCATGGCAAGGCGGCGTCGCCCACGGGTGGGGCCGTCTTTTCGATCCGACCCTGCCCGTCGAGGCTCATCGCGACGCGCGCCCTCTCTTTGTTGGCTACTTTTGCAAGGGGGCGCCCGTCGGTTCGGGCTCGCTCTCGCCGGCGCCCGGATGCATCGTTGAGGCGGCGGGTTGGTGGGCGGCTTCTGAAGACGACGACGCTGCCTACACGCCGGCGCCGCGCGGCTCTGGCGTGGTCCACCTCCCGTGTGGCGCCCAATTGACGTGCGACTGGCAGAGGGCCGCGATGCCGCCGATCGTGTACGCCGTGCGCCACCGGGACGCCGCCCTGGGTCGCGCCGTCGATGTGGGAGACTGCGTCATTTCTGTCGAGCCACTCGACGTGCCACGCGACAGTGACGCGTGGTCGGCGGCCATTGAGCAGACCCTGCTCGACCGCACCGATGCGCTATGCCAGATGGCGCCCGTCGTGCCGCAGACGGGCAGTCGCACGGCGGCGCGGTGGATGGGGAGCGCGCTCACGGCGTCTTCCCTGCGCTTTCGTGTGCGGTGCGGCGACTCGCCCGACGCTGTCATTGTCGTCGACCTCGCGTCCATGGTCGTGCCCTGGTTGTGATCCCCCGGCCCCGTTGGCGTCTTTTGTTGAGCCGCCTTTTGTTTCCCGCCGCCTGATTCCCTTTTCTTTTTTCTTTCTTTCTTTTTGTTATCGGTGCAGTCGTGCTCTTGTGCGCGGTCTGTCGCACACCTTTCAGGCTCTTTTTTTCCCCTTTTGTTGTTGATCTTTTTGGGCGCCTCTTTTTCTTCGCCTGCGATTTGTGCGTACGACCTTGCACGGTTGGAATACGCGCACAGGATCGAAAAAAAAAAGAAATGTCTCAAACTACTTTTCCCCGACTTCTTTTTTTCCCTCTTTCCATAGAGACCCGCGATCGCCGTCTGGCGTGTACGTGCGCAAAAAGTGCGATGCAAAGCAATCGGAAAAAATATGCGATCAAAGAGGCACGCCGACAATGCCAAAAAAAATGTGTCTCTCGATTTTTCCTTGTCGGCCTATGAGCGACACCAAAAAAATATGCGACGTAAACAGATGCGTGGCACGCGGAAAAAAAGGGGACCGGGAGGTTTCAGGCGGCTGAGTCACGCCCCTCCTTTTTTTCCCTCTTTGGGAGCCACCGGCCTTTTTTTGTTCTCCCTTGGCGCTGTTTCTTTTTTTTTTCTTTCTTATGTTTTTTTAAATTTTCAAAATGAGAAACAAAAACAAAAGAGGCCGTTGCTCGATTGGTGTCGGGTCTGTTTGTCCTCGCTTTGATCGCGGTCGCTCATGGAGAAAAGAAAAAGAGGAAAAGATGGCCGCCATGGTCATGTGCATGTTCTTCTTCTATAGGGTTGCACTATGGCCCTGTAGGCCCCGTCCTGGACGCCTGCCGACAAGCACGATACCGTGCCGATCACAAAGTGTCAAACGAGGCCTCGTCCACAGCGCCGCGCTTGATAAGGCGCGCGCACAAAACAGGCCGACGCCGCGCCAGGTAGGCTACAACCTTGGACGGTGGCGGAGGCGCGGTCGGGTCGACGCCCGCGGCACTCAAGAGCGCGACGAGTCGCGATGCCGATTGTGCATCGCCAACCACCGCGCTTCCCTGGACGAGCGTGCGTCCGTACCCGCCTTTCAAGTCCATGGTGTCGATGGTGATGCGCAGCGTTGACGGCGATGGCGGTGCGCCGATGTCCATTTGCGCCATCGGCGCCACGTCTTTGAATACGACGCGCTGCACGACGATACGCGCGTAGAGACCCAACGCGAGATCAGACAGATCTGCCGCAGCGCTGTCGGGCGCGACGACGCGCAAGAGACGCGTATCGTCACATTCATCACTGTGCACGTAGATGCGTCGACGGCGTCGTTGCGAGGCATAGGTCGCGTTCATGCGCGATGTCGGTGCGGCCGCACGTTGTCGCTTGCCGTCATTGGTGCCATCGCGGCCAGTGTCTGCATCGCTCTCGACCCCGACGTCATGTTTCGTACTGCCAAACAGGTCGCCATCACCACCGTCGTCGTCGTCAACAGATGGCTCCCCATCTTGCCCGCCATTGCCGACACAACGCGACACGCGCATGCACCACACGCGTGTAGCGCCGGCCTCTTCTGACGAGGCCACCAGGCCACCGACGGCGCCGCCAATGCAAGGGTCCGAGGTGATCTCACGACAACGGAGCCATCGGCCGGCCGCGGGCATATCATCTGCGCCGTAGAACGAGTCGACAAAGGCTGAGCGCACTGAACGGGTGCCCTTGTCGCCGGCCAAGAGCGCGTGCAGGCTGTGAGCCGTATCGGCGTCGAGCGCCCACCGCACACGCACGGCCAGCGAGGCGTCGCGCTCCAGGTGTTTCAGGGCCTCGGCGGCCGAGTGGCCGACGAGTACGCCAGGCGGTCCGCACCGTCGTCGCATGCCCATTGTAGAGATTCGCCCCCGCGTCCCGGTTCGAAAAAAAATTCGAATGGTTGTCCTCTTTTTCTTTGCTTTTGGCCTTTGCTCTCGTTCCTCGGTTTGCTCGTGTGTGGTTTTTTTGACGTAGGTGTTGTCGGCGCCCTCGGTTCGTCCCTCTATCGCTTGCTCTCTTCTTCCTCTTCTTTTGTTTGACAAAGCGAGCGCGGAGGTTCAAGACGACGCCTGGGTCTCCTTTGTTGGGACTTTGTTGCACGGGAACGGTGTGCGTCTGTCTCTCTGTCTATGTCAATGGCGTGGCTTGTGTGAACGAGACGCTTTCGATTGTCCTTTTGCCGCTCGGGCAATGTGCAATGTCTCGTCGGTTCAGGTATGTTGTATGCGTGTATGCGTATGGCCAGTCGTGCAGACGTGCACTTGTTGCGAGGACGACTCTTGTGCGCGGTGACTGCACTTGTTGCCGACTCTCTAGATTGGTGACCCTGGAGGGAAACCAAGGGGCAGAGCGACGCTGCCAATTGCGATGCGTGCGACAATGAAAAGACACGCAAAAAGGCTTGTTTGACGACGATGACAACGGAATGGCCTGATCGAATGTGCCCCCAAAAAAAAAGAAACATTTTTCGAGTTCTTTTCGTGCCTCAATAAACACGCAATAGGAAAAAAAAAGGAAAAGAAAAAGGTTGTGCGTTGCCGGCCACATCAGGGCGCGCGACGCAAAAGTAAAAAAAAAGGCATCCCGCCACCGCATTTTTGAATTGGTCGCCTAGGGTTTTTTCTGGCGACTTGTGGCCACGCACAAAAGGCCAGGAACCTGTCTTTTATTTTTCTTATTGCAACATTGACCGCCCCGGCTCGTCCATCGCGACGTCGTCTATTTGCGTCCGTCTGCATTTTTTGTGCGCCTCACTTTTCTTGCCACCGTCGTCGAGTTGCAAAGGCTACCAAAAAAAGAAACTTCAGACACACATCGGGACTAGGCCAGGCGCGCGCACGACTACCAAAGGCAACCTCGTGCCACTCACGCCACTGCCAAAAACTTTTGTTTCTTGGTTCTTTTTTTTTTTTTTAAATATCTCTCTCTCTCTTTGGCAGTCGCGTCTGATCGCCGCCAGCGACATCCTCTTTTCTTCTCTTTCTTTTTTTTATATTCTTTTTCTCGTTTTCTCAACACTCGTCAATCTCGCTGCTGTCGTACTTTGTGTGCGCGCACGCTCTGCATGGCGGCGATCATGTTGGACCGCGTCAACGCACTCTCTGATGCGGGCGACGCCGCCGACGCTCAATTCGAGTGCGGCACACGCCACGTTCCGATCAGAGGACGTCTCTTTATCTGCATCGATCGCGCTCTCGCCAACGTGCTACGCGACGCCGCATCGAGCGCGCGCAATCACGCCATACACGACACCAATGATTGGGACGGCACACGCGCCGCGCAACACCACAGCGACGTTATCGGTGACTGTGACGACAACGGTGATTGCGTCGACGCGGCCTGGTGGATTTATAGATCGCGTGTGGCTCAGCGTCTGTGCGCGACAGCTTCAGTGGGCGATGCGATCGAACGCGATCACCCGCTCGATGTACCTGTGCGTCTGTGCGGCGCAATATCGAGTCTGCGCCGTGCGGCACACGAACGCGCCATGTGCTACTCGCCCGCGGGCCTCTTGCGACTGTTTGAGCGTATGCGGGCGCGCTGGGCCGACGGCCCTATCGGGTCGCGTCTCGCGCATCTGACCCGTCCGAACGGACCCGTGCAGCGTGCCGTGGTGCGCGCCGCCCTGGGACCGCCGAAGCGCGCGTCGCTCTCTAGTCGCCGACGACAGCATAGCGCTGGCTCACACAAACGGTCATCACAAACGGAAGCGACAGCACCGCCTGCCGAATCGTGGCCAGTGGCACACATGACGCTCGATTTCATGTATCGCCTGCAATGTGTCATCAATCGCCCTGCGACAACGATGGCACTCGCGCGCGACGCGCCCCCTAGTCCGCCGCTCGCCGACGAGGCAGACAACATATGGCGCGGCTTTGATTAGCGCCCATCCTGCCTCCTTTTTTTTTACCCCTCTGCCTTTTCCTCAATCCCTCTTGTTTCATTCTTGTCCATACACATTGCGCATAGTATGCGTCTTTTTTCTTTTCTCTCTTTTTTTTGCTATGTTTGTTCTTGGCGTGCCCATGCCCGGAAAAACAGGAACTGGAAAACAAAAAAAGAATCCAAGACAAAAAAAAAAGAAAAGGGGTGGCTGCACTGGAAAAGGACAACATAAAAAGGAATAGGTTTACTGCAAAAAAAAGATGCGATTGGCACACGGTTTTGTCAAACACACACGCCAATAGGTTGCGTTGCTCCGGGCGGCGCAGGGAAAAAAAGGTGCGCCATCACGATGGCAACACCAAGAGACGGCAACGGCAGAAAACAACACCAAGAGAGGCGGCAAACATCCAATCCTTGCGCAATACTCTTGGCAACAACAACAACAACATATTTGTTTGAGGAAAAAACCAAGCCCAAAACAAAGAAAAGAGGAAAAAGAGAAAAACACCCGCCACGCATGGATGCGACGATGCGACAGGCGTATCGACATCCGTCGCGCCTCGGTGGCTGTGAGAGAGACCGCGCGGGACAATTGAAAGCGTCTTGTGCGTGGATGTTTGTGTTTGCCGCGCTCAGCGTCGTGCTCGGCGTGTGGGCTTGTGCCCTAGAGGCGTGGGACACACCGACTGCACACGCACTGATCGACGACATGCGGCATCGCCTGACGCCGCGAGGCGTGTCGGTAGAGACGCGCCTCTGGTCGGCGGCCGCGAGATGTGATTCAGCCGCTGTTCTTTACCTTGTGGCCGACGGGGCGTCGGTGCGTCGCGACCAAGGCGACGGCCGAGGGACACCGCTACACGCGGTCGCCGCCGCGTCGGCCTGGGCGCGTGGCGACTGCATCGACACGGCGGCGACGCTCGTTCGTGCCGGGGCCGATCCTCTTGCACGCGACGCCGTCACAGGTCGCACGGCGATCGAAATGGCGCTCGCCTGTGATCGTCTCGACCCGACTTGTCGGTTTCAATGTCGACGCAATCCGCCGTTGGGGCTCTTTTTGAAGTCGGCCGTGGACGGAAGGCGCGCACGCGCTCTGGCCGCATCTCACTGATTTCCCTGAGTATGGCCTCTGCTCATTTTCTCCCTCTGTCGACACAATGATGCCTTGTCTGTCTGTCCTGCTCTCCCCTATCTCTTGTTCTCTTTTGTCAACCACTTGTGACGCGAGTAGAGACGCCCAGAGTGCACCAAAATACACAAAAAACATTTTCAAACGCCAAACATTGGCATAGCAAAGAGTAGAACAAAGGAAACATTTCGAAAAGAATTGTGTATTTCGTGCACTTTGTGTTTATTCTCGCGTCTTTGCAGTCCCCACACAAAAGGTCTTGTTCCTTTTTGTCTTTTCTTTGTGTTTTTACTCAATTTTTGGCGTGTCTCGGTATTGCATTCGCGCTTCTTGGACAATCGACGATAAAACAATGACGGCATTGGGAACCGCTCGTCCATTGCCCCTTGACGAGTTCCCAACTCTGTTGCCTCGTCTTCTTTTTTTGCATGACACGTGCAGAGTTGTGCTGGCGGTGAGCCGATCGATTGGCCGTGCGGCCAATGGCGTTGACAAGAACGAGAAAAAGCATTTCCTAATTATGCTGGCGGCCTCGTCTTGGCATTTTTGTGTGCGTCTTTTCCTTTGGCGAGCGTCCTCTATCTGTGGTGCCGACGGCGGTGCGCGCGAGCGAGCGTGTGTGGCATACCCCAAGTCGCGCGTGCGTGCATCCGTCGTGCCGGCGCCTAAAGGGGGAAAGGAAACCATTCGCCGTCGTCCGCATTCCAAAAAAAACAGATTGGCGACAACGGCGATCCCCTCCCTAGAGACAAAAGAGAAAGGAAAAAAAGGAGGAGACCGACACACGCACAAGACAGACAGACAAAGAGGGGAGACAGGGAGGTCGGGAAAGAAATCGAACCAGTCGCAAAGAGGGGAAAAAGCCAAGTATGTTTTGGCGACGGCGTGGACGCCGAGCGCCAAACCCGCCGGCGACGGCGCCACTGCCTGACGGTGGACGTGACAAAGGTGCAACGTTGACGCCGACACCCAGTCACTCGTACGACGACGCCGACTATTGGGAACGCGAGCGGCTCAATCCGTGGGGGCCGGCCCAACGCGCCGAGGAGCAAAGGTGGACACGCCGCCGCACAGAAGATGCCGATCGCGCACGCGCCGTGGCCGACGCCGTGCGCACGGCCGGCCAATGTGATGTCGCAGTAGATGCTGCGGCGGTCACCTACGCCGCCGGGTTCTTACTTGGCGTAGGTCTCGTCACACCCGCAGAATTCGACGCGCGTGTCGATCGCGCGGTGCGGTTCGTCATGGCTGTAGGCGACGCGCGTGTGCCCGTGGCATTTGACGCGCGCGACGTCGTGCGCAGCCTCACGGCGGCAGGCGTCGGGAACGGCGTGGGCCTCTTTCAGTCTGACCTCGTCACATGTCTCATGGGCGAGGCAGACACCGCACGCGTGCGTGCTTTGGCCAAGGCGGCCAGCGACCGCGAGATCGCCCGACTCCTCTTTCAGACGCCGCGCGTCAAACCCATGCTGGACGCCTATGGCGTGTGGGGACTCGCGCCGGCCTACCACGTCAACGACAATGACGGCCGCGGATCGTGGGTGCGTCCCGAGGGCACGACGTCCCATAGTCCAAGCCTGCGCGTTGGTGGCGGGCCGACACACCCCACGCGCGGCGGTTCCCCTTGGGATCACTACGTTGACATGTACGGCAGCGCCGACGACATATACGATCAAGAGAACGGCCCGAGCAAGTACACTGGCGGTCGCCTCTATAGTATTTATGATGATGATGGTGATGATGATGATGATGATGACCGAGAAAACGGCTACGACGACACGGGCATCTGACACAAGGAAAGAGGCATTTCCCGCTATGTTTTTACTCTTTTATTTTCCTTGGTGTATGAAAAGAGCGAGGGAAACCAGCACGATCCCCCGACGACACAGACTCACTAGCGGGCGCCCACGCCGAGGAAAAAAAGGTTTGTCTTTTGGCGACGCACGCCCTTCTTTGGCCGCCACCATTTTTTTGTTTTTGTCTTACGAAAAACAATGCGGTTTTTTCTCTACCCTCTTTATCCCGAGCCCATGCATTATTGTTGTCATGCCGTGTGTGTGGTGTGTGTTGATTGGCGCGCGACGGCCCGCCCCCCCCGTTTTTCCATTGTCGCTTTACGCGAGGCATCCTTTTTTTGACTGTGCACGGTGTCTCGCGGCCAAAATCCAGATGGCCCGTGATGGATGAGGGCAAAAAAAAAAGAAAAAAAGAAAAGAAGAAAACAACAATCGCCCTCGCCCGTCACAAACACCTTTTTCTGGTGCGACAGCAAACAGGGTGCGCCATTTTTTGTAAACAAAAAAAAGGAGGCAACGGTGTGTGCATGATGTCAGGGCGTAGGCAGGAATGGGATAGGAAAAAAGCGTGTGCCTCTCTTTTTTTTCCCGCAAGGAACAACGACAGCAGGGGGGCGGTGGAGAAAAAAAACAAATAATACAAAAAGAAGCGGAAAAGGAGGGAAAAAAAGAGGATCATCCGCAAGGGAGACGGCCGCCGGCGAGCAACTCGTCCCACTCGTCGGGAGTAGACTCGACAAACAGGCGCTCAAACTCTGTCGCCTCTGTGGGTTTGGAGTTTTGCGTGTTGGCGGCGCACGCGACAGGCGGTAGGGGATGAACCGCATCAAGTTGCATGTCGTGCGCTCGCACTGTCTGATCGATCGAGGCGTCGATCATTGCGTCGCATGTGGCATTTTGTCCGCCATCGGCTTGTGGGTCATCCGGCGCCGACTGCGGTCCAGAATCGCGGGCATTGTTTTCAAGAAGCGTCATCGCGTGCGCTTCCGGTGGTAACACGCACGGTCCTGCTTTGGCAACGTTCAAGGCGGTGGTCGTGGCCTCTGGCACCGTCGTTGTGGTCGTACAAGAGGCGCTGGCCGAGGTACACGTTGTCTCGGCCGGGTGCGCCACCACGCGGCTCTCGCTGTCGGTTCCACCGGCGTCTGTTACAGCGCATAAAGCATTTGTCGACCGCTTCGCGTGAGCAGTTGTCTTGGCGCGCCGGGGCTGCCTGGCCACACGAGGTCGCTTGCGTGGTCGAGCGTCGTTGGCATCGAGAGGGGCAGTGGACGACGTGGGCGGTGGCACGGCACCGCCACATATGTCGTCTGCTCCTGGCGGCAACTCTATCCAGCATGTAAATGCCATGGCGCCGGGGCATGTGATCGACGGTGCCATAAAGGCGACGTGAGCGCCCGACGCCAGCGTCGCAGGGTCGGTCGCGCTCAGGGTCATGAGCGCGATGGACTGCACCTGAGCGAGCACGGCACGATCCAGTGTTGTCGCATCCAATGCCGTTGGGGCAATCACTTGCGTTGCTGCCGTCGCCGTTGTCGGTAGTAGTAACGGTGGTGGCGGCGACAAAAAAAGTTGAGGAGGAGGCGGCGGTGGCGGCGGTAGTGGTGGTCCCGCCGGCAAAGGCAACGGCTGTGGGGCACGTGAGGTAGACGACGGCGACGGTGCAAGAGGGGCTCTGTCGACATGTGCCGTGGAACATTCCAGAGAGGGCGACGAGGACGTTGACAAAGATGTGCCAGACACTGACGTTGCGAGAGCGGTGCCGCGCGCGCTCAAAAGGTGGGGTTTGGGGGCGGGCAGTGATCGCGCCAGAGGTCGACGCCCGCGTCTGGCACCGGTGCGTTCACGCGGTGGTGCTGGCTGAACATCGCGCTTGGCAGGTTTGGCCTGTTCCAAAAAGGAGGCCCACGCGGCCGCATCGTGGGGGTCGCAACTGAGATAGGCCTTGCGATCGGGCTTTAATCGCCGCAGCGGACCAAGGGTGTAGTCCTTGCCGTTGGGAGGTCGATGTGGGGCGGCGTCGAGCGACGCCGCAACGCCATCGCGCACCATGGCCACCGTGCGCGCCGAGTCGACCAGCCAGGCCAGCAGCGCGCGCAGCGGTTCGTGTTGAGGCTCGTCAAAGCGTGCGTCGAGTTGCTCCAGGTCATAAAACGTCCAGCCGTCGCCGAATTCAGCCTGCACAAAGGCGCCGATGCGGCTCATGGGTTCGACGGGCACGCCCCGCGACGAACCCGGCCGCACGCGTTCCATAAGGCGACCGGCGAGCCACGCCACCACGCCACGTTCCAGCATCACCACAGGGCCGAGGCCCTCGACGCTCTTGCAGGCTTCGGCCAGACTGGCGCACAAGAGGCCGCCGCCGTTCGGCGCAAAGTCCACGGGTCCCTCGGTGCGCATGTGACGACGTATGACGTGTACCAGAGGCGCGCGTTCCGGCGCCAGCGTGGCGGGCTTGCTCGACATCATGCGCGGACACGTGGCCAGGAGCGCGTCGACCGCTTCGCCTATGGGCAGGGGCCGCAGCGGCTGTCCCGCGTCCGCCACGTGCCCATAGGCGAGGCCGTCGCCGTCGTCGCCATCGTCGTAGGCGGGCCACATTGCGTCGCCATCGCCGAGGTCGTCCTCGTCGTTGACGAAATGGGAAAAAAGGCCGCCGTCGAGAAACAGCGCCTCATACGAGGCGCCCGTTACATCATACTGAGGATCGGGCGCACAAAATTCGTTCAAGCCCCCTTCCTGGGGGGCGTGGTCGATCGCGGGCCGTGGAGCCGGCACGGCAAAGGTCTTGTCGCTGTCCTCCATGGACGTCGTGAGTTTGTGGTGATGATGATGACGATGATGGCGACAATGATCGAATTGCGCGCACGCCCTCGCCTTGTCGGGTATCGTTGCCTAGCAACAAAACGATGCCGTTTTGTTTGGTGGCGTCTGGAGCGGGTCGTGTCGCTGTCGTCGACTGCTGCCAATGGGCGGCGACGGCAGCTAAAAAAAAGGAAGAGAAGAGAAAAGAGGAAAGAAGGAGAAGGGAAAGGGAAAAATCAAAAAAAAAGAAAACAAGAAAAAAAGGCGACGTAATGAGGGAATTAAAAAAAAAGACACAGAGGAAGAGGAAAGGGGTCTTTTGTCGCGGTGCCGCCGTCGTTGTGCAGCGACAGTTGCCGACTTGGAGTTTTTTTTTTTGCGCAAAGCAACTCGATCCGGACCCGCGCACCGTGGTCGTGCTCTGCAGAGAAAAAAAATAGAGTGCTCTCCTCGATGGGACGAACCAACAAGGCAGGAAGGAGGCCAAGAAAAGAGGGCAGCCCCACAGACAGCGACGAATCCCGCTGCCGTCGCAACAGACCCGACCCCACCTGCGCGCCATCAACGCGATTGGATGCGGTCCCGGATCGCTCCGGTGTCTCGTGCCGTATTCTTTTTTCCTAGTGGCTATTTTCATGCGCCTTCCAAAAATAGAGGCCGCGCCCTGTCTATTGCAAACAGGTAAAAAGCCGACGTATGCATTTTTGTGATTCTTTCGTGAAAGAGAAAAAGAGGGACAACCAACCGCACCGTCGCCCCGGTCAGCACGGCGAATCAACAGGCGGAGCCACTTTAAGGACAAAAAAAAAGGAAAAGGCCGCCGCATAAAAAGGCGACGGGCACGTCAATACCAACAACACACGCAAGCGAACCGGGCAGACAATCACAAACAAACACCAAACATTTTGCAGATTTGATTGTACGTGCTTTCACCCGACCCGCCCCTCGCCAAAAGAAACCGCACGGCGCCACCGTCCGCGCGCCCTTTTTTGTCGGCCTTTTTTTCCCCTCTGATTACGTGCTCCTTTTGTTTCTCTCTCTCTCTCTCTCTCTCTTTTCTTTGGGCTCGCACGAGCGTCTTTTTCGCAAGCCCAATCAAAAAAAAAGAATTTGGTCTGTCTGTCGTTGCGAGGCCTTTTTTTTGGAGGCCACGCACGCAGGAGAAGGAGAAAAGCAACGACAAAGATGATGCCAGTCCTTTTCGATGGCTCTTTTTCCCTTTTTTCCCTTGCGATTGACTTGCATTTGTCGCATCTTCCCCCGTAGCACCGCCTCCTTTTCGTTGTTTTCTTTTGTGCCGACGGCTGCGGTGCGAACGCCTTTGCGCGTGCGCCCGTGCTCGCATGACGACCATGCGCTGCGGCAAACTGTTAGGCTCGCCCCCCTAAACAACAAGACACTCTTCTCACTTGTGCACACACACGCGCGCCCTCCAACATAGTGCTGCCGTTCGTCCTTCTCTTTTTTTCTTTAGGCGTTTCTCTTTTTATTTTTTTTCCTAAACTGCACTGTCCACTTGTGCTCACTCGCTTGCTTTTTTTTCCTTTTTTCTCTCTTTACGCATACATTACTACATTGCGCGTGCGCAGGCAACACTCGGTAACAACGCGGGAAAACAACGACGACCAATAGACCCACTCTCACAACAAAGAAAAACGACCCTTTACGCAACAATGTCAGGTCCACTCAAGAGCGCCTCAACAACAACAACGGGACTGGTGATGCTTGCCATCCTGGTCGTGGCACTTGCGGCCATGTCGACAACGACGGCTGACGCCGCCGCGGGACCCTTTCGCCTCGTGTCGGGTCAGCGCGACGTGTGCGTGCTAGGCGGCGGTGCCGCTGGCATGGCGGCCGCTGTTTTTGCCAAGGACCGCGGCCGTTCGGTGGTGGTCATTGAATCGGCCGAGCGCGTGGGCGGCCAGTGCGATACGATCGACTTTGCCGCGCCGATGCCCGGCATGCCCTCGTGGATCGACATTGGCGTGCAGTTTTTCGCCAACACGACGGCAGCCAACGAGGTGGGCCTCGGACCGTGGACCATCGACAGTGTGGGCATTGTGCAACGCTTTGCCGGCCCCGGTTCGGTCTACCCGCTCGACTTTACCACCGACACGACGCCCAACTATGCCGTCAACCTGCGCGAGGGCGTTTCCTACGGCCTGCAGCCGCCCGCGCCGCCCACGCCCGAATTCCTCGCGGCCTACTATAGGCTGACGATGATCATTGCCTCGTACCCGTGGATCGATCGTGCCGAGGTGCCCTCGCCGGTGCCCGCCGAACTCTTGGTGCCGTTTTCCCAGTTTATCGCCACCCACCAGCTGGGTCCGCTGGTGCCCTCGCTCTTTGTGCCGCAGCTGTCGGGCGGCGGCCTCGGCTCCTTTGACAAGCTGACGACGCTCTATGCGCTGCTCAACCTGTCGCCCACCATCTCGCGCATCTTTTCCGTGCCCTATGCGGGCTTTGTCGTCGCCGGCGGCTGCCGCGGCATCTATGATGGCATGCGCGACTATCTCGTCGCCGACAATGCCGACAATGTGCTGGTCAATGCCAAGACCCTTGTCGCCGTGCGACCCTATTCGCCGCGCCTGCCGGTCATTGTCGGCGGCGTCATCACCGCGCCCGGTTCGGGCACTGTCACTGGTTCGTTTGCCTATCGCTGCGGCAAGCTGGTCGTCGCCTATGCGCAGACGGCCGACGCCATGAAGCCGCTGGCGCTCGACGCCGCCGAACGCCGGCTCTTTGACCAGGTGCGCAAGCGTTACTACTTTACGGGTACCATCAACGCCGCCGGTCCCGTGGCGCAGGGCGGTGCATTCAACATGCTCAATGTCGACCCGACTACGCCGTTTGGCACGCCCGTGCTGCCCGCCGTCACACAGATCACTCGCGGCCTCCCCTATGGCCCCATGCAGTTCAAGGCCACGTCCGAGACGCCCGTGACGGTCGACGCCATGCGCCAGTTGGTCGTCCAACAGCTGGCGCGCATGCCCACGTCGCTGCTCACCGACGCCACCGCCGTCGATCAGTTTTTGCTCCATGCCTTCCAGCCCCACTTTACCGACGCCGAACTGGCCCGTCCCGGCGGCGCCTATGCCGCGTTGGCCGCTCTTCAGGGCCACCGCGCCACCTACTACCTCGGCGCCCTGAAAAACTTTGCCGTCACCTACCAGTTGTGGCAGGCCGCCTACGATCTCGTCGCCGCCCATCTCTGAGCGCCGTTGGCTCGGTCTCTTTTTTTTTTATTTGGCATTGATTCTATCCTTTGTGTTTTGTCTTTTGTGTCTACAACGGACACCCAAGTATGAGTGCCTAAAAATGCATGACACACCAGATCTTGAAATGTTTTGATCCTTTTCTCCCTCTCTGTTCTTTGTTGCGTCGATGTCTGTGCGCTCGAGAGGTTTGGTTTTTTGTGTGCTCCAAGTATTCCAACTTGTGCCCAACGCGATGGCGCTGGACAACAAATAGGAACACCCACTCAAATAAATCATGCATGTCCTTTCGTTTTTTGGTTTTAAAGTTTTCCTTATCAATAACACGCCCCGGCCGCGGACACGCAAGTCGGGCACAGTGTTGATGTTGTTGTTATTGCCTGGTTCGACCAAGCCCCATGAATTTTTGGTATGTTGACCGAGGCCCATCAAATTGTATGTGCACGCGGCGCGTCGACGACCGCACAGGCTCGGCACGGCGAGTCGAGGCAACAAGAGGGGGCGCCCGCGCGGTGTCGGACGACGTGACCTGTGATGAGATTGCCGTGCGCCCACTCACCTTGCACAGAAGAACCGTCGGGGTACTCCCACGCGCCGTCGCCATCTTTGCGATCATGTCGCCATTGGCCTTTGTATCGACTGCCGTCGGCCTCGGTTTGGACGCCATGACCGTGGCGTTGGTTGTCTGACCATTGGCCTTGGTAACGCGCTCCGGTTGGTTCGATAAGGAGGCCCTGGCCGCTGCGCATATCATCGATATGTTCCCCGATGTAGCGCGTACCGTCGGCGCATGTAGCCGCCCCGTGGCCGTGGTAGCGGTCGTTTTTCCAGTGGCCCACATAGCGATCACCGGCCGCGTTGGTCCATGCGCCGTAGCCGTGGCTCTCGTCATTTGCGAATTGGCCCTCGTAGCGTGAGCCGTCCGACCAAGTGTAGACCCCGTGGCCGTTGAATACGCCATCCTGCCACTGACCCTCGTAGCGGTCGCCATCTGGCCAGGTACGAACGCCATAACCATTTGGCTCGTCGTTTTTCCACTCGCCCTCGTAGTGCGTGCCGTCTGGGTATGTGCATACGCCGTACCCGTTGCGCGTGTCATCGACCCAGGCGCCGACAAAATGCTCACCATCGGGCCATGTGGAGGTTCCATGTCCAGTGTGTCTGTCGTCTTTCCACGCACCATCGCACTTGAACCCATCGGCCCTCACGTATTCGCCGCTGCCGTTGCGCACGTCATCGCTCCATTCACCGCGATGACGTGCGCCGTTTTGGAATGTGAATATGCCGCGCCCACACATGCGACCGTCGCGCCACTCGCCATCGTAGCCGGAATCGATCGGAACCGTTGTGGCGGTGGACGCTGCCCAGACCCTCGCGAGCGAGGACGTGTAAAGGCAGTGTCGTGTGGGCAACAAAAGCATCAAGCCATAACCGTGAGGGCGACCATCTCGACAATCGCCCCAATAGATGTGGTCATTGTCGTGTATGCGTACAATGACGGCACCGACGTCGTCACCCGTCGATGCGGCAGCGCGCGCCTGAGCGCGATAGAGCCAACGTCAGCACTTGCCGTGTGCGGCAAACCCGCGATGCAAAAGAAAAGGCCCAAAGCGCAACTCGCACAGGCTGCGCCACAAGGTCGGGTCGTTGGCCAAGGCATGGTGTCGGCGGCAAGTTTGCGATATCGAGACCAACGCCGCAGGATCGCCCAGTAGCCTGAATAGGAACAACAGCAGTTCACCGGGCAAGAGTTCGAAAAGGGGTGTCGCATCAACATCCCCGGCCTCTCCATGTCGCTGCCACTTTTGTGACGGACGCGGGTCGGCGGCTCCATCACCAAACACGACCACGCCTTGCGGGGTGTTTTGGTGTCTCTTCATGTTTGGGCGTGTTTCTTTTCCTCAAACTGTTTCTGCTCAGGCAAAAAACTTGGCGCAATTTTGCGGTTCACACACACAGTGCGCAACTGGCCAGACAACCACCGGCGGATCTGCTGGTTTGCGAAAGAGATCGGGCGAATGGACAATGAACAGAAAAAAAAGGGAAACCGGCACTGTCGGTCAACGTCTGCAAAAGAAAAAAATCATAAAAAATGCAACGGGATGCCTCAAAAGTGTCTGCGGCCTGTTGCTTTGCCTGCTCGCAAATTGAGAGCACGCAAAGGGGTGGGATATGTCTCTTGTCGGCACTCTTGTGTGCCCCCAGACAGATGAAACACCAGGCCGCAAACACTTTGGGGGGGGGGAGCATGTTGACTTTTTTGATTTTTTCTCTCGCCCCCCCCCCCCAAATAGGAGAAAAAATGGCGGGCGCGGGCGGTCGCGCGGTGCCCCTGACAAAAGGGATATATTCACGTTGGACGAACCGCTGCACAGCACATTTCATGTTTTTTCTTGTCTGATTGCGCCAACACATAAAGGCGCCCGGATTGAAAAGCAGCACCAAACAAGAAAGAATTTCTTGGTGAGAACTAGAGGAGGACCAAGGCGCCGGAGGCCGTTGCGGCGGATCGATAGACGAGACGGGCGCTAGCCGAAAACAAGAAAGCAACACGTGCAAGAGAAAACAAAAAGAGGCCTTTTGCATTTTGGGGTGTCTCTCGGGATATATCCCTCATCCAAAAAGAGAGAGAGAGACAGAGAGGAGACCACATTTTTGAGTTTTCTTTTTTTTTTGGTTTTTATCATTGTCTCTTGTCATGGGCAAAAAAAAAAGAGAATGGCCTCGTGCGTACCAGTCGTCAAAAGGCGCACTGGAGAAAAGAAAAGTCTACGAGACGAGAGAGGATCGGCCATGGTTGAGGCTCTTTGTGCGGCCTCGCCCCTCGCTTTCCGTCGTCGATCCGGGCCACACAGCCCCGAGGACAACCCGAACACAGCGAGGCGCCAAAAAAAGAAGAGGGCGACAGACGCAGCAGAGGGCCAGTGGAAAAGATTGGCGGGGGCAAAGGAGGGTAAACGGCAGTGCGCCGACAACACCACCAGACAAACAGGGCACATTGGCGCACCATGGATTTGGCAGACACGCGCGCCCACATCATCGAGTGGTACCTGCGCCTCGGCCTCGCCCAACACGACCATGTCCAAAGCAAACTGGCGTGGCTGGCCGACCACTGGTACTTGGCCGTCGACGCCGAGTTCGCACGTCAGGCGCAGCGTGCGTACCAGCGTCTCGTGGCATCGGACATCTTGATCGAGTGGAGACCGCGTTCGTGGGCCGCGGCGCGCGTGACCGTGGTGATTGCGGCGGCGCCGCACGACCTGCTCACGCTGGTGCCCGCCGTGGTGGGTCGCGGGTGGAAACCGTCCGAGCGTCCGTGTGCCCTCGTCGTTCTGGACGACTGGAATCCGTGTTGGTGGACCCAGTGGTCCGTGTCCACGGTTGCCGGTCGTCTAGAGGCGTGCGCTCCAGCTTTTGTTTCCGTGCAAGGCCACGACAATGTGGTGCTCGACGCGCGGGAGGCCAGTGTCGCAAAGGTGCGCGACGCGCTCAACGCCATGTGTGCGTTGACGCGTGTCGTCATTGTACGCGACCGCAGTGACGTACCGCTCGATGGCGTCGATGCCGTCGTGTGCGCATGCGCGTGTAGGCAGGCATCCGAGTCGCATCTGCACGCCGTTGATCGTTATAGGGCGCGCGTGTTTTACACGCGTCGATCGACGAGACCGATGGCGATCGCCTTTGCACCGTGGACAGGTGCGGATCGCAACAACAACAACAGCAGTGATCACATTGCGTCTGCTGGCGACGATCGCGGTGCCGATGGCGCCAATGGCCCGCGACCAGGGCACTACATCGATCCTTGTGTTTACGAGGGCGTCGGACCAAGGGGCGTTCCCGTGCCCATGCGCGATTGCGCTTCGCTCGACTGCGGCTGCTGTCTGTCTTTTGATCCCGCATGGGTCGAGACGCGCGAGCGCTGTCCCTTTGTCGGCGGATGCGCCTCTTGCGACTAGGGGAGAAAACCTGCCGCCGGCCCAGTCGTCCCAGAAAAAAAGACCACCGCAAAAAAAGGGGCGAATCTAGGAACGAAACCAAAAGCAACAACGACAACAGCAATGGCTGGGGAGAAAGAGAGAAAGAGGGAAATTTAAAAAAGAAGACAAGGTCAACAATTGTTGCCCACGCACTGATTCCATGCCGTCGCTGGACATTGGGAAAAAAAAAAGATACAAAAGATCAACAGGCGACTGCCGCCCTCCTGCCGCCATTGCAGCACGCATGCATTCTGTCTCTCTGGACCGTCACTTCTTTCTTTGCATGTGTGGCGCACTGATCTTGGGTGGCAAAAGCCAAGAGGCGTGCATCCCATTGCAGGTTTTTTGGTTCCTTTTTTTCTTCTCTTGGGTCTGTCTCTCTTTTTGTTTGGGCTGGCAATGCATAGAAAAAGCAACCATACGTCTTTATGCGTCCGACAATATATACAGGAGAAAAAGGAATGGGTTGATTAAAAAAAAATGGACATAGGGAGCAATGATCACGAGGCGGCCACGAGGCCCGGCGTGATCGGCATGGCGGTGCTGGGCCGTGTCGTCGCTGTCGTCGTCATGCCGCATCGGTACAGGGCGGCTTGAAGAGCGGCCTTTTTGATAATGTCGTCGTGCGCGAGATAGCGGCGCCAGAGTGCGTCGAGTCGCACCGACACACGCTGTCTGGCGGCGGGTAGGGCGGCTTGCGCATCGGCACCGTCCAGGCAATCGTCCAAGAGCCGCGCCAACGGACGGCAGGCCACTTGGCGGTCGGCGCCACGAGTGAGAGCAAAGCGCAAGACGATGCAATCGCGCATAGACGACGGCCTCTGGCCAGAGAGAGCCGGCGCCCAGTCGGTGTAGAGTGCGTGCAGCGTGTTGGGATCTGCCACGAGGCTGCCGACGGCGGTGCCAAAGGGCTGAAGCGCAGTGCCCTTGGTGGCGGGCACGCTGCCTCCGCGCACGCTCCATCCGATACGCTGCACAGTGCCGACGCGCACACAGCCCTCGCGCACGGCACCAAAGGTCACGCGCTTGAGCGAAGGCGTCTCGGGTCCAATCTCGAAAGACGCACAATGGCCACAGCCGACCAGCGCCGTCAGGTACTCGATGAGGATGTAGAGACGCTTGATGCCGTTGCGCTTGGTAGCCTCCTTGTAGCAATCAATCCCGGCGACGCTGGCCTCGTAGGCGCGCATCGCCTCTTTCTCGTCGTACAATGAAGCCTGCTCCTGCTCGTTCTCTCGGTCCCTGCTCTCCCGATTGCCCAACTCATCGATGGCGCCTTCCCGGTTGTAGCCATTGTCCCCGTCGGTGTCGAAAGACTCGTGTGCGGGTAGGCCGGCGGCAGCGACGTCCATATGATTCTCGGCGTCGTCTGGCGTAGCGTCGACGCCGTTCTCGACGGCGCACGCAGTGGCTTCACTGCCGTCGTGGTCTTGGTCCGCCTGGTCGTCCGGGTCGATGCGACCCTTTTTGGACGGTCCCTGCAAATCCTCACTGACTGGCGCGTCGCCCGCTGGTTCGTAGCAGTCACGCGATCGTTTCTGCTTGGAGCACGATATCGACACAACGGCGGTCTCGGGGTCTGCGAGCACAGAATCGAAAAGTGCAATGCATGCACTCGCACTGAGGAGGTCGCCGTCGTCAAGGGGCGTGTTTTCGCCTTGGGCTGACTCGATCGGTGCAGCCGCAACGACGTCAGACTCGGGAGGCGTCTCGCTGTCTTTGGCGGTGCATGCGGCGTCGGGCGGGGCAGAGTCCGCGCCACAAGCGGGCGCCGTCTCGTTCGCAACGTCCATAATGTCGATAGCGGGCGCGGCGGTAGGGACGGCGGGTGTCTCACTAGACTGCATCGCCACTGACGACGGCATCAAGGACTCGATGGCGGCGGCCGCGATAGAGGCTGCGCGCAGACCGCGGTTGGTACGCTTGGCAAAGCGACGCTTGGGCACGGCGGGGATGGTGTCGGACATGTTGTCGGGTTTGCGCTTGTTTCTACTGCCTTTTGGTTGGTGGGTGTGTGTGTGCGCACAATGGCTCTCCTTTGCGGTAGTTCCAATAACACAATGATACAAGAAAAAGTGCCAAAGCAGCCTTTTTAAAATGCAGTGGCCATCGACCGAGTCAACCAATCCCAAATTTTTGCATACATTTTACCTTTTTTAGTTCTTTTTCAATTGATGGCCTCTTTTCGTCATGGCAAGAGAAAAGGATATGGGATGGGTTGATTATCTGCTCGCTTCTTGGCGTGCAAAGGAAACCGCGGCGACCTCTTTCGGCCTGCCCATCCAGGCTGATCATGGCCGTCGGCGCTCTCTTTTTTTTATCTGGCGCCAGATTGACCCTTTTTTATGACAAGTTGGCAAACTTTTCTCTTGCGTAAAGTCTCTTTTCCTCTTTTTTTTGTTTGCAGTACATGGGACTGTCGCAAAAGAGTCTATCTGGCGCCAGATTGGCGTGCCCCTTTGTGCGAACCTGGCGCCAGATTAAAATGGGATTCGGGTGCATTGGGCGTGTCTCGTGACCTTTTTGGCCTTGTGGTGTCGGCAGAGCGACAGACACCTTTTTTCTTCTCTGCGCCCACCCGCAAAAGTTGGGCGCCTGTACATGTCCAGGGCCACGCCGCATTTTTGGCGTGTCGTGTCCGTACACCCTTTTCACTGCGTCATATGCAACCAATTAAAGAGGTGAAAAAATAGATAGACCAATCGCAAACAATACGCGACACTAGAAAAAGAAGAGGCTCAGGTGGTCTATTGAATGATAATCGACAACACTGACGCACACAAAATAGTGCCTATCCCCTTCCCCGAGTTTCCTGGACCCGCGACACCGCCGACTTGGGACGCAGTTTTAAAAAAAAAAAGAAAAGACACCAAGGGGGAATGATGCAGACGACGCAAAACCCAGAGGCGACTTTGCCGTGTCGCGGTGCGGCACCGCAGACCGACGGCGCATCCAAGGTCCTAACCGCCTCGGCACGGCTGCGTCGCATTGCCGACAAGTTTGAAATCATCGAGCGCACCAAGGCCGTCGTAGACGCGCTGGTGCTCGGCATGCCCGAGGACGCCGACGAGGCCGAGGATCGCGCACACCTCGTCGAGTGCGAGACCATGCTGCGCTTCCTGGCCGGAGAGCCCATCACGGGCGCCCAGTACGATGATCTGCGCGACTGCGAGATCACCAATTTTTTGGGCGGCTACCACTTGGAGCCGCTGGCCGAGGCACATCCGCTCGACGCCGTCGTCGTGTGGTCGTTTGAAGAGACGACTGTCGACTGCCTGCTGCGTGTGGCCTATCGCGTGCTCACCTTGGTTTTCGCGTCTGGCGCGCTGGCGGCAACGGTGCCGCCCGAGTGCAACGGCGACTTGGTCCGATTACGCCGTCTCGTCGCCAAATACAGCGTCTGACGCGCCTTCCTTTTTTTCCCTCTTTCTTGTTGCGCCTCCCCCCCCCCAAAGATCTCTCTTTTTGTGTGTCTGTAATCGCCAAAGAACAACAGGCAACGCGCGCCTTGCCCTTTGCCTCGCCGACCAGTGCTTGCTTATGCCTGGTCGACCGAGGTAGCCAAGGCTTTGGTCGACCAGTTTGGTGCAGTCGGGCCGCGTAAAATGAAATTCCCACCCGACAAGCAACCCGCAATGAAAAAGGCAGGAAAAAAATTGCGGCCAGCACGCAGGGGACACGCACAAACTAGGTTCATTTTATATCCGGCGACTATTTTGAGTTGTTTGGATTGTGGGGTTTCGCCGAGCATTTTTTCGGATCATTGTTGAAAAAAACAACGTGCATGTTTCGCGTTACTCCCTCCATACAAATCGTGCCGGGGTTCGGTTCGTTCTGGCGCCGACCAAGTTGCAGTTAATCGAGCACCGGTCAAACAGGGATTATACGGCCAAGCAAACCTAACCAGCTGGGACCCGTCTGTGTTGGCCGCCCCCACAAGGCATGGGACATTGAGGCAGGACCATACATCCGTCCGCTCCAGCTGTTTTTTTATTGTTTGGTGGTTGGTTGGTCATTGCCAGACCAAAGCAGATGGGCACGGCGGGGGGCCAAGACGCGACAGGCCGTCTGGCCACCATCGTCTCCTATCTTGTAGACCTCTCTCGGCGGAATATGCGGTGCCGTTGGTGTCTGGTGCCTGTCACCGTGCGCGCTGAGCGCGGTCGTGTCGCGTGCGCGCGACTCGCCCGACGATCATAGAAATCCGACAACGACGAGCCGCGCACGGCTGTCTGTCCCTAGCAACGGCGCACTTGGCCCAACCATCGCGACCGCGCTGCGTGTACGCCACTTTTGAGTGTATCCAAACAATTCGCCGGCGTTTGTTGCGTTCGCGCACGTTCTCCCACCCGTCGCGCATGCGGCGTTTGAACGATGCGCCCTGTCCGACGCCATGCGTCACGGCCGTGCAAGCGCCCGGTCCTAGAGGGCCTCTTGGTGCACCTGGAGAGGTCGGACCTACGGGGCCGTCGGGCATTCCGGGCGCGCCAGGCGTGCCTGGGCCTGCTGGTCCGACAGGACCCGGTGGGCCATCGGGTGCCGTGGGGCCTGCTGGCAACGGCGGGCCTCCTGGCCTCCCTGGACCTGCAGGTCCCGCCCTCCCGAACGTGCTCTTTCGCGCGTCGGCCCCTTTGCTGTTGTTCAACCCCGGCACGGTGACGGTGCCCTACACGGCGGAAATCTACGACATCCAGGATGGGCTCCCGGCCAACAACTATAACCCGGTGACGTCTACGTTCACCGCACCCGTCGACGGCGTTTACCGATTCGAGGCGCTCGTTACCGTTGGAACAAGCGCAGGCCCGGGGCTCACGGTCCTCGCGCTCGTCAGCAGCAACGGCGCACCGCCCATCCAAAGATGGCTCACGGCACCCGACCAGCCGTCGTCCTTTAGCCCGGTGTGCCTCTCGGGCGATTTCCTGCTCGCCGCCGGCGACACGGTCATCGTGCAAATAACCACAGAGACCTCGGGCACCGTCAACAGTTTCCAGAACACGTTCAGTGGTGGCCTCGTCGCCGTCACAGCCGCCTAGGCGTGCCGATGTCACGTGTGCGCGCTGGGTTTCCCTTTGCAGAGGCGCAATGTGAGTTGCCCTTTGTTGCGTGCATACAATTCAAGGGCGCACCATACATACAGCACATGGATGATGACCGCCGCGCACTCGCGTCGGCCTCGCGTCGGAGCCTCCCGGAGAACAGAGCCGACGGTGCAAACGCCGCGCGCCACGCCGGTAGCAATTGGTGCGCGCCGCCAAAACAACATGGGCCGTCGGTGTGCGTGATCCCGACGATAGGACCGCAGGGACTCGCAGGCGCCAACGGGCGCGCGGGCGCATCCGGGCCTCGTGGCGTGCCGGGCATGGCGGGCGCGCCCGGTCCCGTCGGCCCTGCTGGCCCGGCAGGATCGGCGGGGCTACCAGGACCTCCCGGCGCCGTCGGAGCGGCAGGCCCGACGGGACCTGTCGGGCCTCTGCCGATCTCGGTGTCCTTTCGCGCCGACGGCGTTGTCGCGCAGACCGTCTCAGCCGTGCTCACCACGGTGACATATGAGAACCAGATCTATGACCTCCAGAACGGCGCCCCGGCCAACAACTACAATCCGGCGACGTCGGTCTTTACGGCGCCCGTGACCGGCGTGTACCGATTCATCGCCACCGTCAACGGTACAAACGTGGTGGCCACCCTGGCTCGGCGAATCTTGCTCTCGACCGACGCCGTGGGCCAGGCACTGTCCCAGTCGGTGACTTCTACATTCGACGTCCCCGGTGCCGACGACAACTTTGGCCTGACCGTCGCCGGCGACTACCGACTCGCCGCCGGGAACACCATGCGCGTGAACACCATAAGCGCCGGCGGCTCTCAGTTTGCCGTGGCCGCGGCCACGGTCATCAACCGCACCTTTTCCGGGTCGCTCCTCGCCGTGACCCCGTGAACCGCCCCGGTCTCTCCTTTTTTAGGGGGGCGGGGGGGTGCGCAGACCACAGCGCGTCCGCACGCGCGCTGGCCGACACACGCCGAAAAGGGAGAAAAGAGTGCAACAAGATGCGGCGTCTCGCGGGGTGGCGCCTTCCGCGGCGTCTCTTCTCCTGCTGGTCGACCGCGCCTATCTTTGGTTTCCAAAACTTGAAGCAGCCTGTCGAGAATGACGAGTTGACACACAAAAAAAGTCTATATAAAAAAATAGTTTAGGGGCAGCAAGACCACGATCCGCAAACCCTCACGAAAAGGGCAAAAGAAAGTCACAAAAGAGTCACGTGGCGTCCCAAAAGTGCCTATAGTTGGTAAACTCTCAAAAGGGGCAAAAGAAAGTCATAAAAAAGTCAACGTGCTGTCCCAAAAAGTGTCTACAGCCTGTTGTTTCGTCTGTTTGGGAATTCATAAAAATGCCGACAGCAGACATGTCTCACTCCTCATATGTCTACAATTTTTTTGGCGGACAAAACAGCAGGCTGTAGGCACTTTTTGGACAGCACGTTGACTTTTTATGACTTTCTTTTGCCCCTTTTGAGAGTTCACCGACTGTACGGCCTGTTATTTTGCCTGCTCGGACGCGCACAAAAGCGCCCGCAGCAGACATGCCCCATTCAACGCGCGTCTACAATTTTTTTTGACATCCAAGACGACAGGCTGCAGACACTTTTTTGTGGCGTCCCTTTGACTTTTTTATGATTTTCTTACCCCCCCCCCCCTCTCCCTTGAGAGTTTGGGGAATGTGCTCATGCCTCTTTGGCAAGAGCAAAACTTTGTCGCGCACAGTCAAATACGTGAACAGGGCCGCACACGTCGGCCACCGCCAACGGCGTGCAGACCGCGGACCCCACGCAAGACACACATTTCTTATGGCTCTCTCCCCATTTATGAAAAAAAAGAGGGAAAATCGCTGTTGTTGCTTTTTTGGATTTTTATTTCCCAAGAGAGAGAGACCGTGGCAGTGGCGTGGCTTTTTCTTTGTTTGACAAAGAGAATGGCACCCAATCTTTTCCCCTCCTTCCCTCTCTGTCATCCCCATGGACAGAGAAATGGGTCCTAGGAAAGCACGCACACGGGTCCCTAGGGCGCACACAAAAAACAGAGAGCACCAAGAGAACACAAAAAAAGAGGTCACACGTGAGTGCAGGTCGCTCTCTGGGCGCACCAAGTGCGCACAATAGATTTTTTCCAAAAAAAAAAGAAAAAGAGGCATGCGCTCGTGGCGCGCAGCAAAAAGTTTGTCGAGGGCAAGAAGAGGAGTACCATGCGACCCAGTATTTTGCGCTTGGTGCTGCTCCCATAGGATGACGCCAAGGCGCCAGCACGCGCCGTGTCGTCGGTCATCCACAGGTAGCAACCTTTGGCGCGATGGCGACACAACTCGTGGCGCACGTATTGTGCCGCTTGGGGCGAGCGCGCGCTGCACACCGCCGCCACATGGCACACAGTGTCGTCGCGCGGGCAGCGCGATTTGCGCGCATAGACGAGCACGTGGACGTGCCCATAGCGCACTGCCTCGGTATAGACACGCACGTCCCACGGGCAACGGTGCGCGCGCGCATATTTTAGACAGTCAATGTGACCTGCGCCGGCAGCGGATGCGCAGGTTGTCTCGTCCCACGGACAGCCTCGCTCATGCAAGTGGCACAGCGCCTCTAGACGGCCGTGCGATGCCGCCGCCGCGGTCGCAGACACGTCCCATGCACATTCAATCCTCTCCAAAGCAACGAGCACGTCGATGTGGCCCCCGCCGGCGGCTGCGGCAAAGGCCGCAGGTGTCGGCCGGCAGCCAAGGTGGACCAGGTGCTCGATGAGCGTGAGATCGCCGCGGCGCGCCGCAAGGGCCAGCCAGCGCGACGCCTCTGGCGGCACGAGAGGGGGGTCTCCATCGCCATTGCCCGTGGCGTTGTCAAACGAGTCTCGGCGATCGCGGCCATGCCGGCGGCCGCCAGCACGGCGGCGATCAGCGACAATGCGTGCCCACAAGATGTCGACACAGGCAACACTCCCAGAGAGTGATACGGCGGCCTCCATGGCGTGCAGGGGCAACGGCTCCTCCCAGCGAGCCAACAGCAATTTGAGCACGTCGAGGCGCGTGGCTCCGGCGGCGGCGGCAATGGCCGATGCGCCCCACGGGCATCGATGACGTAGGAGCCACGTGACGGCATCGACGTGCCCGCCGCGTGCGGCTGCGGCCATGGTGCTCTTGCCACGAGGACAACGGCGTGCCTGCAAGAGACGCAAGAGATGCACGTTGCCATTCTCTGCGGCACGGTCCACGTCGACGCGCGTCGGCGGCTTTGACTTCCACAGCCAGTCAAGTACAGCGTATTGCCCGGCTGCGGCCGCAGCAGCCTCGCACGCCACCTCGTCATAGGAGTGACCGTGCGTCGACGCATAGTTCAACACGTCTAGTTGGCCGCGTGCGGCGGCTTCGACGCATATGCCGGGTACCCACGGGTGGCCGAGCATGCGACACAGCACGTAGAGCACTGTGATCCGCCCCTCGCGCGCTGCGCGTATCGAGGCTCGCGCGCGCATCGGACAACCTTCGGCATGCGCGTACGAGCGCCACAACACGGCGCCGTCGCCCGTGATGCTAGCGATATAAGGTCCCACGTGGTCGACGTCGCTACGTGGGCGTTGGGCGCATGCTGGTCGAGTGCGCGTCCACGTGTCGACAGCAAGTGCCCTCCATCGCGTCGAAACGGCCGGCGCGCTCGCGTAGATATCGGCGCAGTCCCCGTACCCAAATATGATCGTCATCACCTCGTCGGGGAGATCGTCGATGGAACAGCGCCCGTGTGTGCCCATCCTCTGCCAATGTCGCAGCGACGCGTGCCCGCCTGCCCACCAGCAACGGCGCGAGAGCGTCTGCCTACTTTGTGTGTTTGGTCCTCTTCTTCTTTTCCGTTTGGGCTAGAGACGATGCCGGGGCGCACGCACTCGCGACGAAAAGGAGGCGAAGAAAAAGAGAGAGACAGACAGAGACAGAGAGAGATACGCACAAAAGGGACACGCCAGCAGACGGGGCCTTGTCAATTAATTTCGAGTCTTTTTCTCTAGAGTTTTGTGCTCTTTCTGTCTCTTCTTCTTTTTTTGTCACAAGGACCCGCTGTCGGTTTTGGTCACGAATACGTGCGAGTGTGTCTGTATTTCCTTTGGCAGTGTGCCAGCGACCGGGCGGTTCTCGTGGACCCTCGCTTTTTTTCCCCTCTGCGCCGTGCAACACCAATGGCCATAGTGCACTTTTGTGACAACCTTTTTTGGTTGGTCGATATTTTTTGTCGCCACAATGCTCATGGCCAGTCGCGTGGGTTCACTGGGCGCGCCCTAAAGAACAACAGGAACCGAACCCGTGGTCTCTTTTCATTTTACACGAGGATGCGCCTCTCTCTTTCGCTTTGGCTTTTTTTTTCAAAAAAAAAAGTCTGTGGGTCGGGAGCAACGGTTACGCGGATTGTTGGTGACGGGCGCACGCGCAACTCTCTTTTGACCCTTTTTTTTTAATTTTTACGCGCATTGGCGGCCCCAAGCTTTTTTTCTTCTTGTCGGGGTTTATGTTTTCCGTTGCCTTTTTTTGTTTGGTGTGCGGTTGGGCAAAAAGGAAAAAAGAGGAGGAGGACGAGAAAGAAGAAGAAGAGATATTTGCAGGGGAAAACATCCGCCGACGCCATAGATGACATGGTCTCGTGACAAACCCTGCCGTCTCTCGGTGTGACGCCGTCATTGGCGGTCGACGTTGGTGGACTCGTAAAACAAAGAGATCATCCCCGCCCAGTGGCCCGTTGCGGAAAGGCGCAGGCGTTCCCCATTCCGGGCCTGCTGTGCAACGAGTCGCGCACATCGGCGCACATTGTCCGGGGCGACAATGAGTACCGAGGCCGTGTCAGACGGCACCAAGGCCTGGCCGTCCCCATCCATCCACGCGTCCTCGCCCATATCGAGCGCGCGCGCACCAGCAAACCGAGTGTGTCGAGCGATTGAGAGGGCAGGTGTGCATAGAGTTTGATCACGCTAGAGACGCGCCCGTCCGAGGCCCCATCGTTGGGGGTGCCGTGCGTTGCGCAGGCCGCGTCGATTTCATGCCGAGGCGCGTCGTCTAATTCCATTTTTTTGGGTCGTATCTCGCCTCTTTTCTCCTCCTTGTCCGTTGCTCTGTCTTTTGGCGATGCTCTTTCCTTTCCTGACTTTACGCGCGCGCGTGCGGGTTGGCCTCTGGATGCCACAACAAAAAAAAGCACGCGTCGTGCCAACCAAAAAGAACAAAAACAACACAAAGGCGTGGCCGCACGAATCCGACCAACCTCTGGGCGCTGCGATTTTGCCTGTCGTTGGCTCTCGATCTTTTTTTATTTTTATTGTATTTTTCGTGTGGTTTCTTTCTTGCGACTGGGGTTTTCTCGTCTCTGTGAAAGATGTCCCTTGCTTTTCCGCCTCTTGATGGCGCGGTGCGCCCGACGGTGCCCTCGTCCCCTTTCCCCCCCCCCCCTCGGAGCACCGCCGCCACGCGGCCTTTGTTCCGAGAGCAAGCAAATAAATAGATGGGAAAAAAAGCAAGAAAAGGCAGGAAAGCGCGAGGTCATGGATGGGCAAAAAAAAGAAGGAGAAAAACATTTGACTGCCCGCCTTGTTTGCCATGAGCGTGCACGCGCTCTCTTTTTTTTTCTTAAAAAAAGGATATTATGTTTCTTTTTCGATGCACTTTTTTTTCTGGTCAAACAAAAAACCGCACAAACATACAGTCCGTGAACTCTCAGAGGGGGCAAGGTAAAGTCACAAAAAGTCAAAGAGACCTTCCGAAAGTGTCTACAGCCTGTTGTTTTGTCTGCTTAAAAATTGTGGGCATGTGAGGAGCGAGACATGTCTGCTGTCGGCACTTTCGTGTATTTCCAAGCAGACAAAACAACTGGCTGTAGACACTTTTTTTGGAACAATGCGTTGACTTTTTGTGACTTTATCTTGCCCCCTTTGAGAGTTCACAGACTGTACACTCGCGCACACACGCGCGGGATGCGAGCGACGGCGGTCTAGGCACTTTTCGTCTGCGACGAGGCGCGTCCATAAGACAGCCACAAGCCGCCGCCATCGTCGTCGGTGCGCTCCAGCGCGAGCACGAGCCATGCGTTCTCGTGGCCGACCATGCCGCCGCACAAGAGGTCGGCAATGCCCATCGCCTGGTCCATGTCGGGCGTGAGGCGCGTGCGCTGCGATGGGAAGCTGTTTGGCCAGCGTGCCACCCACACGTGTGGCAGCGTACAGAGACGAGCCTCTAGCGCACCGACGACGATGGCGTCGCAGAGCGTCAGGTGCGGGTACAGGGCGGCCACTTGTATCGGGCTCTGTCTCTCGGGACCGGGCAGGACGTCGACGATGGCGCACAAGAGCCTTGACGTTTCGACGGTGTCCTTGCAGAGTGCTAGGACCACCTTTTTCGTGCCACCGCGCAGGCCAGTGTGCTCTGAGACGGCGCGGGCCATCGCGGCCGGCGCGGCGCGCAACGACACGCTAACGGTCTTGGCGCGCATTGCCAACAAAGTCGTCAGGGTCACCCAGTGATGAGCGACGCCCACCAGTTGGTTCTCGGCGGCAAACACATAGCCCGCCTCCTGGATGGTCATGGTCGGGTAGAGCGTGATAATGTCGACGGGCGTCTGGGCCGGTGGCGCCGCAGCGCAGGGCGGGGCTCGCTCAACAGCCTCCGAGGTATCATCGCCGCGGGATGCCGGTTGCGTGGGTGGCGCGTGCGGACCTGGGGGGTTTGCCTTGGCATTCGTCTCGTCGGCACCAGCCGGTTCGGGCTTTGGCAGGATAAAATGCGTCGGCGTTGTGGTCGCTTGTGACGCTCCCTCGCTGCCGCCCTTGGGACTCGTCTCGTCTCGCGCCGGTACAATCGCCAGCACAACCTCACCCGACGGCTGACATGATGCCGAGATATGGATGCGTCCGTGCACACAGGCGATGCTCTTGATGCGTTGCGCGGCGAGTGCAATGTCGGCAGGCGCGGTTACGGTGATTGTCGAAACGGGTGACGTGCCGACGTTGGCGACCCACTCGCATGCCAGATGACCGATCGATCGAACGAGGGCCGCGATCATCTTTCGCGATTCAGCCGGCAGATTGGGGTATAGACCGAGGACCTTCAAGACACCCTGATGAGGCGTCTCTCGGTTGGTGACCTTGCGTGGTGACCCTGCGTCGGCGGGCGGTGCCGCGAGTGGTGGCGACGATGGTACGGGGTCTCTCGGCAGGGGCTCGCGCAGCGGCAACGTCTCGCAGGCCATGGCATCGTCGACCAACATATCCGACGGCGGCGGCGTTGTGTCGTGCGATTCGCCGACCGGCTCTAGGTAGAGTTGGAGCCAGGCCTTGGTGGCACCGTCCTCCTTGGAGACGTGGGCCGACAACACCGCCCTGCAGCCGGCGCCGATCCTATAGCGAGAGAGCATCCTGTGGCAGTGATGCAGCGTCGTGTGCGCAATCATGTGCCGACAATCGGACCGCCAGTCAATGTGCATGGCGACGAGGTCGACGGCGCCGGGCTTGTCGGCGGTCCAACGCCTCTGTTGGATCACGCCCACGAGCGGGTCGTAGGGGTAGCGGCGCGCGTGGTCTTTACACGTGACGTCGATCATCTCGTCAATATCGAGAAACACGCGCATGCACGGTCCGCTCATATTGGGTGTCTTTCTGAGCACGTCCTTGACAGGCGGCAGCGGCGCGTCGCGGGTCTCGACGGGTACATTGTGATCGCAGTGGTCCATCGCGTGGTGGGTGTTGTTGCCGGCAAGGGAAAAGATCGAGTTGGATTTCGTCTTGTGGTGTCGATGCGACGTGCACCGGGGAACCGAAAGTAATACCGAAAGAGACGCCAACAACAAGATAGGCGCGGTCACGCTAGGGGCGCAAGCACAAGACGGATGGTAGTAATAATACTATACTATCGCGAGCCTCCTTTTTAAAGTTGCCTTTTTTTTTAAATTTTTTGGTCATGGTTTGATGGGCCTATAGACACCCGGCGCCTTTATGCGTCCTCCAATTGCAACCAACCATGACCCCCTACCACAAAAAAAGAGAATAGGTCGACTCTTCTTTTTTTTGTCGAAAAACTGACAGACAAGGAAATAGCACGCGCCTGCAAAGCGGTCCTGTGGAAAGACAGAAAACGGGCGCGGAGGACGACACCGGATTGTTTCATCCAGGCATCAATCGCCTTGTATCTTTTGGGGAGTACGGTGTTTTTCGTCTCTGCGTGTCTCTGTTGTACGTATTTGGCCTACCGTTGCGGTCAACGCGTCGTCACATAGTGTGTGCGCAGCGAACCGTGCCCACCCTCCTCCCTTTTTCCTGCCACATAGCCAGACAATGTTTTGGGGTCTTTTTGTTTTTTGGGAAAGGAAAAAAAAAGACAAAAGAGAGCGGATCGACAAGGCAAAAAAGAACAGAACAAAAAGGCATGGATGAATCGCCCACGCGCGCGCGCACGTCGTCCAGGCATGGATCAGCCGCGAGAGACAAAGGCACACATGCAGTCGATACCGCCATCTTTGCGCTGCGCGATGCCAATTTCAATCATGCCGCCGGGATTCACGGTTGCATAATATGCGTTCATGATCGAATGAGCGGCCCATTCAGCATTCCATCTCCTCGTCTTGACCTGTTGGGTATGGTCGAATCTGCTCAGAGCGCTGGGTAGCCACTTGAAACAGATGCCGTGCTCTTTGAGGCTCTCGGCGATGCAAGACAAGGCGGCGATTTGCAGGCCTGTCAACCACGGGCAGAGTTGCACGAGATCAAACAGATCGTGGGGTATCGGTTCGAGAGGCGGGACATCATCGTCATCGTCGTCGCCATCATCGCCGCCACAAATGGCATCATCGTTGCCGTGTTTCTCTCTGTCTGGTGTATCCTTGATAATGTCACCCAGGCGAGTCGCAACAGGTGCACAGTCGCCGGCGGCGGCCAGGGCGAGGGCGTCAGAGTCGATCGTGGTGGCACGCACCAAAGTAGCGAGCGCGTAGCCGATCGTGACAATGCCCCCGGTGGACGAAGGACGTGCCCAGAGGACAGCAACGACATCCTTGTCATTGTATTGGTCGACGTATTTCGCGATTGCGTCGCGAATCGCCTCGGCAGTCTCTCTTACCTGGCGCTTGCTTAGGTCAATTTCTTTTGAGACTGCCGCGCTGCCGTGCGCAGTTTCGCCCGCTATGCCCTTTGTTGCCGACGTTGCATTCCACCACTGACGAGGCAGGTCGGCAAGGGTCCGATCGAGTTCAAACACGACGACGAGACCATCGGGGGAAACGTCAGGGTAGAGGCCCAGCACCGCAGCACAATCGCGGGGATCTTGCGGGCCAGCGACCAAGAGGCGCGAGTGGTCTCGTGCAGCCGAGATCGACACCTTGCTGGCGCGCGAGTCGTCGACGCTGCGCTTAGATGCCGGCAATTGCACGAGCGCATCACGAGATGACGTTGTCTGTGACTTGGTCGATACAGGCGACGATGTCGTCGAGGCTGTTGTTGCCTTGATGTTATCGTCGGCAATGGCGCCATACCATAGGATCGTCGCCTTTTCCGTCTTTTGAAGGGCGATGATAATTCGTGAGCGCGCCTTGTGCGCATCTTCAATAGAGAGCCGCACTGGCCACAGGTTGACAGCGATGCGATCCACAATGTCTTCAGGCTTTACCGCACCGATGTTGATACCCATGGGATGGGGGACGTCAGACCAGTGACGTGCCAACAAAACGTTGGTGGTGCTCTCGTCGAGAAAGCACGACAATGCGACCATCTCTGTAGGTGTGAGCCAAGAGTGGTGGCGCGCAATTTCTTCGGGCGTCGCGCGGATCGCACGCTCGCCACGAGGCGGTGACGTGTCCACCAATTCATATGTGATTGCGATGCGACCACAGTCTGTACGACCGAGCCCGAGAAAGAGGTGGTGTTGCTGACCGCAGGCGCCTCGGTAGATGCGCTGTGCCTCGACGACAAGAGTGGCGAGATCGTCACCAAGCATGCCGAGGCAGTAACAACCGTCGTCTGGTGCGGGGCGCGCGTCTCCAGTGTTCCACTCATGGGGCAGACCATATGGCGTCGTGTCGCAGGCATTTAGGGCCTCTTCAAAAGCAAACAGCGCCAACGCATCGAGCGGGCCTATGTTGTTGTCAAAGCGAGAGGCCAGGGCCTTGCGCGAATAACGTCGAGGTTGACGCAACGTGACACCATCATCGTCGTGCGGCGGCGGTGGCGGCGACAAAATGGGGCTAGCGCTCATGCTCATCGTCTCTCTTCTTCTTTTTTTTTGGCCGAGGTTCTAATTGAAAAAAAAAAAGGTTGAGCGGAAGTGATGACCGCAATAATAATGGTGGTGGTGGTGGTGGTTGTTGTGTTTGTACGATGTGGAAAGGAGGCAAGTCGCGCGCTGCCGTATAGTAGGTGAACGGCCAAATGTAAAGGCAAAAAAAGGTTGGACATCTGCTGTTTTTTCGCCTCTTTATTTTTTTATTTGACCAATGGGCCCACTCACATTTTTTGTCTCTTGCTATTCTTTGCGAGTCGCGCCGCGCGTATGGTCGGTTTTTTGTCGCACTTGCCACAGGCCCATGTCCGGTGTGCCCGAAAAGGCGACAGAAGAAAAAAAAAAGAAAAAGGTAGCGCCGCCTGCCGCCGCAACACGCACAGGGAGAGGCGACGCCGACTCTGTGTGTGTCTCTCTCTCTTTTTATGCAGAGAAAAAAGAAAGAGGGAGAAAAGGCCGGGAGTGAGGTGCAGCGAGACGCACCTTTTTTGTCTCTTCCTCATTCAAAAAGGCTCGAAAGACAAGACCTCGCCTGCATAAAAAAAAGGTCAGCACATCAAATGCCAAAGAAGAAAATGGTTCCTTTTTTTATAAAAAAATATGCAGCGCATTATGATTCCACAAAACAACAACGGGATATTTTCTTTGTCAGTCGTCGTCCTCTTTTTTCCCAGGTTGCTACCTTTTCTTTTTTTTTCTGTTTTTTTTGATGTGTGTACACGGACAATGCGCCATCGAGGTTTTGATGTCCCCCAAAAGCCTGCGATCGCATTCTTTTGTGGCGCCTTTGTCGTGCCTGGAAAAAAAAAGAGCGAGTCAAAGTGAGCGATCATTTGGAAAAAAAAGATTCAAAAAAAAGGGATTGTCGGCAAAGAGAAAGACCCAGCACTTGGCCCTTTTTTTCCTTTGCGATAGATGTCGTCGTTGTTGCCTTTTTTTCCATATAAAGAAAGAAAAGAAATAGGAAAAATGTCAACTCGAAAAAAGAGAAAGCACAACAAAGGGAGGGACGTGTCGCCCGGCGTGGCCTGTCTGGTCCGAATGCGACCCAAGAGGCAGCCACGGCAGGTTCTTTTCCTTTTTTTCTTCCTTTGCGCTACGTGAAAGTGCAACCAAATTTGAACCGAGACATTTGGTCGAGCGCACATGGAACCAGCCCGCGCCTTTGTGGCGGCCGAAAAGCAAAGGGAGGAAAAAGAAAGATAAATAGGCCCCACGTGAGGGAAAAAAAGGGAAAAAGAATGACCTGCCAGCGCGCATTCGGCGCCCCGGTTGGTGACACGACACCAACCATCACCAACACAACCGACCCGCTCGATATCGACGCCTCCTAGGCCACCGTGCGATGGACACGTCCCAGCACGAACCAACACCAATCAACATCGATGACAAAGGCGGCAGCTGTTCGCATGGCAACCAATCACGCTGTTGCGGGCTGCCGCACGGCGGCTATAAATAAACCCTCTGCGCGCATTGATTTCTCACGCTCCAAACTTGACCTCCTTCCGATCTATCACTCCTCTCCAAAACAACAACAACAGACACGACCATTGTTTTTGCCACGGCGCAACGCAACAGAGGAACACCCAAAGAAGAAACACAAATAGCAGTCACCAAACGTAAACACCGCAACGATGTTGAAAATGTCCAAGACGACCTTGGGCACCGCCCTTCTCGCTATGCTGGCGCTGATCGCCTTGGGGGCATCGGCGACGCCGACGACGCCCGTCGCCCAGACCGAACAGGGCGCCGTGGTGGGCGTGGCCACGCGCGATGCCTACGAGTACCGCGGTGTGCCGTTTGCCGCGCCGCCTCTGGGCCAACTCAGGTGGAGGCCGCCCGTCGATGCCGAACCGTGGGCTCCCGATGTCTATGCCGCGACGGTGACGCCGCCCGTATGCCCGCAGCTGCCCCAGTTTTACGCGCAGAGCGAGGACTGCCTCTATCTCAACGTGTTTGTCCCGCTCGGTCGCGTGCCCCGCGGCGGCTACCCGGTCATGGTCTTTCTCACGGGCGGCGCCTTTACGCTCAACGGCGCCGCCACGCAGGTCTTTAACGGCTCGGCCTTTGCCAACGCCACCAACACGATCATCGTCGTGCCCAACTACCGTCTGGGCATCCTCGGCCTCATGGGCCATCCCGACTTTATGGCCGACTCGGGCACCTTTGGCAACTACCTGCTCATGGACCAGGTGCAGGCCCTCCGTTGGGTCAAGCGCAACATTGGCGGCTTTGGCGGCGACGCCGGTCGCGTGACGCTCTTTGGCGAATCGGCCGGCTCGATCTCGATCGGCATCCAGCTGGCGCTGCCCCATTCAGCGGGTCTCTTTCAAAACGCCATCATGGAGAGCGGCGCGCCCGTCGTCCTCGACCCGCCGTCGGTCTATGCCACGGCCGCTGCGCAGGTGCAGGCCGCGCTCGGCTGCCCGACCGGCGCCCCGTGGGAGGATACCATGGCGTGCATGCGCGCCGCCAACGTGAGCACCATCATGGCGGTGCAGGCGTCGATCCCCTACTTTGTCCTTCCGAGGCCGGCCGTCGACGGCGTCTTTATCCTCGATCAGCCGCTGTCGCTCATCCGCCGCGGCCTCCACCAACGCCACGTCGCCGTCATTGCCGGCTTCCAGACCAACGAGTCCAACATCTATGTGGGCGCCGTCGCCGCCTACCGCAACTTTAACTCGACCGAGGCCGACTTTGAGGCGCGCATCGCCTCGCGCTACGGCGCCGCCTCTGTGGACGACATTGCCGCCCTGTATGACGTGTCGGGCGCGCCCGGCCCCCTGAGCCTGCCGTCGCCCTTTTCCGGCATGGGCAAGGCCGACACCGACTTTAGTTATGCCTGCCCGGCGCGCAATTATATGCGCCTCTTGGCCGATGGCGGCTCGCGTCGCCTCTGGTTTTACCGTTTCAACCGCGCGGCGCCGTTTGCCCCGGCCGAACTGGGCGCCTACCACACGGGCGAACTGGCCTACCTCTTTGGTCACCCGTGCTTTGTGCCGGTCATGAACGCGCAGCCGCCGCTTGAGCCCTTTGGACCGTCGTGCCTCGGCGACGAGGCCCCGCTGTGGGACGCCGCCGCCCACCCGGCCGACTATGCCCTCTCGCGCACCATGATGGACGTCTGGGCGGCATTTGCCGCCACGGGCAACCCCAACGGTCGTGGTGTCTTTGCCCGCGCCGCTCGCCGTCCGTGGCTTCCCTACGCTGCCGCGCTCGACTATCCCAACGCCGTCTTTGACGCCAACGACGCCACTGGCAAGGCCCACCTGTGGACCGAGAACCGTGTCAACGAGGAGCGCTGTGACTATTGGGTCGGACGCATGGCCCCCTATTGTGGCGACGATGTCTGCAACGAGCCACCGGCGTCGTGCCCCTTTGACTGCCATGGCATCTAGTCGGCCAGTCGTCTGACTGGTTTCGCCGCACTCGTAGCGGTTCTCTTCTTCCTTTGTCGTGATCCCTCTTTTTTCCTGTTTTCCTGTCGGTCCTCTGCGGACTCGTACTTTTTTTGTTTATTAAATCCTTTTCGAAAGAAAAAGGCCTGTTTCTCGACCATCCCTTTTTCCTCTTTTCTTTACGCGATGCTGATGCGAGCCCGATGCCTTTTTTTAGTTTTTTTTTTCTTATCGCTCTGGCGGTTGGTGGCTTTTTTGCGCGGGGGACCAGCGACTGGGGAGGCTGTCTTTTGCGCAAAAAAAAGGCTGCGCCGACCAAGAGGCCGCCTTTTTTTCCGAAAAAAAAACAACCAAAGACAGAGAGGGGCATACGGAAAACCAAAAAAAAAAGAGACAACGAGGGCTAGGCGCGGTCAATTGCACACCATTTGCAGACGCCCCGGCGCGCCGATAGGAACATGCCACACCCGAAAAAGATAGACAAAAAATGTCTAAATGTTTTGTTTTCGCCTTCCTTTTCACTATTCTTATGTCCAAAAATAAACTGAAAAGGTTTATGTATTTTTGGATGTCCCTATTCGCGTCCGCGGCCACGATTACTGCGGCCTCTGGCCTCGTGCAGCGAGCCTCTTTCGAGAGAGAGAGAGAGAGAGAGAGAGAGAGAGAGAGAGAGAGAGAGAGAGAGAGAGAGAGAGAGAGAGAGAGAGAGAGAGAGAGAGAGAAAGAGTGCACGCATGCCGAAAGAGCAGACACGAAAGTCGACTCGAAAAAAAATCATTACCGCAAGCGCTCCACGGCGCGTCCATCAACAATGACGGCAAAAATAAAAAAAAGTTTTAGACCCTCTTCCGTGCACAGTCTTGTTCTCTCGATTTGCTCTGCAAAAGGACAAAGGAGGGGTTTGGCGGCTGTGCGCGCGGTTGCCTCTTCTTTTTTTTTGCGCACTCCTCGGCGCCTCAAACTGAAAAAAAAAAGAAAAGACGATGAATCATTTTTTCCCATACTTTTCTGTTGCCGGCAATGTTTCCTTTTTTTTTCTTATCGTGGCTGACGCGGGCCACCCTGGGGCAAGCCATGGAATCGCGATCCCGAGAGAAAAAAGAGCGACTTGCTCGGCAAAACACCGCGATTCTTTTGTTGTCTTTTGGTTGCCCGTCACGGTCTACCATGCGGTGGTGGCATTGCACGGTTGTCTTGTTGTTTGCGTGACACACTCATGGTCGGTTGCAATGTTACATCGTATCGCACGTGCCAAACACGGTAGTCTCGGAGGCACGGCCTCGGCGGCACCCCAGTGCCCGTCGTTGCATGTCGACGTATTCCTTTTTCGTCGAGGCCCAATGGCGTCGTCGGCAACGGCGGTCAAAAAGGGCAGGCCCGTTCTGGTGTTTCTTATTGCCATCGCACCCTCTAAACCGGCAACCGACACTCGATCGCCTACACGCACTTGCAGTACACCGCAGAGTGTGGTTACCTTTTCGATCTCCTGACTCGTTCGGACATCACCATCACAGTCATCGTGGTAGCCGGCCACTTTTTATAGTGCACACGCGCCCATTCGATCACAACATTAACCCGTCGACGTCATCCTCGATCGTGCCGGGTCGCCAGCCTTTCTAGTGGGCTTGTATTCATTATCTACATCATCACTCCCTCGTCTTCTGGCTCGCAACGGCCATCGGAAGAAAAAAAAAGGAGAACAAGCCAACTACTTGATGTCGCCCAAACCTCTCTTTGCGCGCAACAACAACAACAACAACAACAACAACAACAACATGCCGACCATGGCGTTGCTCTTGATCGCCCTGTCGCTGGTGACGATCGCGCTCTTGGGAGCGCATCCGCAGGCGGCCACGCCCACCAGCGTGACCCTCATCGGCGACGGCGGTCCGACGGCGGGCAGGCTGATCCGCGCCCTGGCGGCCGACTACCAGTACACGCGCGACGACATTGGTCTGGTCTACACTGAGGCGACGCCCGCCGACGCCGTCGATGATTACGCCAAGGGCCAGGCCGACTTTGTCGCGCTGCACACGTTTACCGGCGTGGGCGCGCGCCGTGCCGGCATGCGCTTTGCACCGATGGCCGCCACGGCGCTCGTCGTCGCACACAATACGGTGCCGTGTCCGGGCCTCGCGGGTCCGCTCGTCGCCACGTGCGACCTCTTGGGTCTGCTCTGGTCGGGCCAGGTGACCTCGTGGTCCGACGCGCGCGTGGTGACCCTCAATCCGGCGTGTGCCGCTGCTGACCCGAGCGCATCCAACGTGACCCTGGTCATGGCTGGCCCCGAAGGCGACGATCTCGAAGATGCGTTTATGCGCGCGCTGGCCGATTGCAGCCCGGCCTTTGGCGTGACGCTCGCATCGGCCGCCTACAATACGAGTCTGCTGTCGCCCGCCAACACGGTGCGCGTTGCCACCGGCAGTCGCACCGCGTGGCTGGAACATACCGCGCCTGCCGGCGCCATCACTTTTACCGCCGCGTGGGATACAACGGTGGCGGTGCCCGCCATGACTTTGCTCAATGCATCGGGCGTCGCGGTCGCGCCCAACGCAGCGTCGGTCTCGGCTGCGCTCTCGTCCATCTCGGCGCACTTTAACGACGGCCTCATGACCGAGCCAACTTCGCCAGCTGCCGGCGCCATCGTGGGCGTGAGGGCGGCGGGCGCGCCTGGCGCGTGGCCTCTGTGCGCCATGACCTGGGTGGGCGTCAACATCAACGGCACGGGACGCGGCTCGGTACAGGCCTTTGGCTCGGCCGATTGCTCCTACACGCAGGAACTCTTGCGGCTGTTGGTGTGGGCGCAGGTCAACTCGGCCGTCGCGGCCAATTCGGCCGCCGGCGTCGGCTACGTGCCCATCCCGTTTGCCTGGGTCTACACGGCGGTCAATGCCCTGAGCGACGTGCGCTGCGGCAATCTGCGTGCCCTGAGCGAGTCTTATATCGTCGCCATGGGCGAACCGCCCGCACAGATCTACCAGCGCATGTCCTACTCGTACACGGCGGGCCTCTACCGGTTCAAGTTCTTTTCGGGCCGCACCGTCGACGGCATCCAGGCCATGCTGGCCAACCAGGTCGACCTCTCATCGATCACGGCCCTGCCGACGCGCGCCCAGATGGATCTCGTGCCCGACGTCGTTCTCTTGCCCATGCAGATTGGCGCCATCGGACCCATCTACTCGGTGCCGGAACTGGTCGGCCGCGCGCCGCTCTACTTTGACTGGTCGGTGCTCACCGGCATCTACATGGGCGAAATCCGCACGTGGGACCACCCGCGCATCGCCGCCCTCAACCCGGAACTGGCGCCCTACCTGCCGGTCGGCCGCGAGATCACCATCGTCTACCAGGTGCTGCCGTCGTCGGTGGCCGCCCACTATACGCACGCGCTCTCGATCATGAACGCCACCTTTGCCGCCGAGATTGGCTACCGGTGGGACATTCAGTTCCCGGTCATGTTCAACGAGCCCAACCGCACCGTGGGCATCGTGGGCATGGCCGTGCCGCCCGCCGTACAGGCCCGCGCCTACTCGTTCACCTTTTGGCCCACACACGCGCTCCAGGGCGTGGTGGGCGTGGTGGCCGGCGGCATGATCAACCCGGCGGGCAACCGCGTGCTGCCCGACACGGCCGCGTTGGCATCGACGCTGGCCGACTTTGCGCCGGCCATGGCCGCCGCCGACATTGCCCTGCCCGACGTCGACCCCGTGGCCGGACCGGGCGCGCACTCGTGGCCCATCGCCATGTACAACTATCTCATGCTGCGCACGCGCACCATGGTCGATTCGGCCAAGGCCAAGGCCCTCGTCGACTGGATCTACTGGGCGCAGAGCACGGACGAGGCGCGCGCGCTCGCCGAACAAAACTATGTGGTGATGTGCAGCGCGTCCGAGGGCATGATGGCACGCGTGCTCGCCATCGTCGTCAACATCACCGTCGACGGCGTGCCCGTGAGTTCGCTCTATGGCTGCGTGGCGCCCGAGGACGGCCTCTTGTGTTCGAACCACGGCACGTGCATCGACTCGGCATGCGTGTGCACCCCGCCCTGGACCGGCACGCACTGTGCCACCGACTCGTCCCTGTCGACCGACTCGTCGCTGTCGTCCACCGTCATCCCGGCCGTCGTCGTGCCCGTCGTTGTGGGTCTCGCCGCGCTCATCGTCGTCGGCGTACTGGTGATTGTGGCGGCCGTATGGCGCGCGCGCCGCCGCCGCGACAATGACGACTGGGAGATTGACCCGGCCGAGTTGGAAATGGGCGACCAGCTGGGTGCCGGTGGCTACGGCACGGTGCACAAGGCCAAGTGGAAGGGCACCGAGGTGGCCGTCAAGTTGATTGGCGCGACGCCCGCGCGCGATGCACTCGAACGTTTCCGCGACGAGGTGCGCGTGATGACGGCCCTCCGCCATCCCAACGTCGTGCTTTTTATGGCGGCGTGCACCAAGGCCGCCAGTCCGTGCATCGTCATGGAGTACATGGCCCTGGGGTCGCTCCACGATCTACTTGCCAACGAGTTGATTCCCGATCTGCCGCCGGCGTTGCGCGTGCGCCTGGCCTACCAGGCGGCCAAGGGCATGCACTTTTTGCACTCTTCGGGCGTCGTCCATCGCGACCTCAAGTCGATGAACCTGCTCCTCGACGCCAAGTGGAATCTCAAGGTGTCTGACTTTGGCCTCACGCGTCTGTCGGGCGGCAGCGGCGGCGGCCACAATAGCGGGTCGCGCTCTAGCGCCGCCATCGAAGGCACCGTGCAGTGGATGGCGCCCGAGGTGCTCAACGGCGACCACGCCGCGGGCACCATGGCGACGGGCGACATGATACCCGCCGACGTCTATGCCTTTGGCATCATCCTATGGGAACTGATCACGCGCCAACAGCCTTATGCGGGCCTCACCCAGGCGGCCGTGGCCGTGGCGGTGCTGCGCGACGACGCCCGACCTGTCATGCCGCCATCGGGCACCATCATGCCGCCGGCCTTTGTCGATTTTGAGCGCCTCGCCGTCGACTGCTGGAATCGCGACCCGATGTTGCGTCCGGCCTTTCTCGAAGCCATGACGCGCCTGAGCACCATCATTGACGGGGACGCGTCGTCGTCGGTCGGCGGACGCTACACGGGCACGTCATCGACATCGTCGGCCTCATCATCGCGCACCGGATCATCGTCAACGGGTGGAGGCGGCGGCGGCACCGACACTACCACACAGGAGCCGTCTCTCTTGGCCGGTTCGGTGCGAGGCTTTGATCACAGCGGCAGCCCCGGCGCCACCACGCCGATTATTGACCACGTGGGCCACCGGCGCCCGCCCGTTGCCGCCGACCAGGCGCAAGCGACTGTCGTCTTTACCGACGTGCACCGGGCCGACGCTCTGTGGGACGAGGCTCCGACGGCAATGAAGGAAGCGCTGGCCAAGCATAATGACATTGTGCGCGCCGTGGCGGCTGATCACGGCGGCTACGAGTCGCCCTTTGGCACTGACCGACCCGCCGGCGAGGGCACCTTTTGCCTGGTGTTTGAGCGTGCCGACGCCGCGCTCGACTTTTGCCGGGCGGCACAGATCGCGCTCCTAGAGGCCGACTGGCCCGCGCGCCTCTTGGACGAGCCCGCGGCGTGCGAGGAGACGGCCGGCAACGCCGACGACACCACGGTTTTCCGTGGTCTCAGGGTGCGCATGGGCGTGCACACGGGCCGCGTGCGTGCCACCATGGACCCGCTCACGCGTCGCTACGCGTACAGCGGAACGGCCGTCGACGTGGCCGCCACGCTGGCCTGCGTCGCCCAGGGCGGCCGCGTGCTCGTATCGGTCGACACGCGCCGCGCCATCGAATCAACGTCCACCGATGGCACCAATGGCGCCAGTCGCCTTGTCTTTGAAAGGCTGACGACGCCCGCCGTGGGACTCTATGGCGGTCGCGCCACGACCACGGCCTGTGCCCTACAGACGGTGCCTGGACGCCACTTTGACGGAGCGCACCTTGGCCCTCGTGTCAACCGCGACCACAAGGACGACGACAACAACGACAATGATGATCATGGCGATGATGCCGGTGTCGACGGCGATGACGCCAGCGAGCGCTCACTGCGCACCGACGCGCGCACCACGCTCTTGGGCACGTCGAGCGCGTGCCGCAGCGTGCTCTCGTACGAGGAGATTGACGTCGGCGAGCAGATTGGCGCCGGCACCTATGGCGTCGTCCACCGGGGCAAGTGGAAGGGCGTCGACGTGGCCGTCAAGCGCTTTGTCAAGCAGCGCCTCGACGAGCATCAGCGTATCGACTTTCGCGCCGAGGTGGCCGTCCTGTCAGAGGCGCGCCATCCCAACATCGTGCTCTTTATCGGAGCGTGCGTGCGTGCGCCCAACGTGTGCATCGTCACCGAGTGGGTGCGCGGCGGCAACCTGCGCGACCTGTTGGCGCGCCCGACGGCCAAGATGCTGTGGCGCCCGCGGCTGTCGATCCTGCGCGACGTGGCGCTCGGCCTCGACTATCTGCACGCCTCCTTCCCCGAGATGAAGATCATGCACCGCGACCTCAAGTCGTCCAACGTGCTCGTGGCGCCCAACGAGGCCGAGGGCACGTGGACGGCCAAGCTGGCCGACTTTGGCTTTGCGCGCGCCAAGGCCGACATGGCGACGATGACGCGGTGCGGCACGCCGGCGTGGACGGCGCCCGAGATCATTCGCGGCGAGACCTACACGGAAAAGGCCGACATCTACTCGCTGGGCATCGTCATGTGGGAGGTGCTCACCCGGCGCCGACCCTATGCCGACGCCAACTTTGTGCACATCTCGCTCGACGTGCTCCAGGGCAAGAGGCCCGAAGTGCCCGAGGATTGTCCGCCAGACTTTGCCCGCCTCATGGAAAAGTGCTGGCACCGCAAGCCCCACAAGCGCCCATCTGCCGCCGACGTAGCCGCCCAACTGCTGCGCATGATGAACGGCGTGCCCCCCGTGTGAGCCCCCACGCGCCCGTCTCCGCCTCCGTCTGCCTTTTCCCAGGTCCTCGGCCGGACCAGCGCCCAACTCTAGATGCCATCGTGCTCCCTTTTTCCCACATTCTTTCCTCTTATATACAATTCCCTTTTGGGCCCCATGCTTTGGACCATTCACGAGCCCCACCTTTTTTCTGTACGCAGACGACCCTTTTTGGCGTACAAAAAAAAGAGTGCGAAAGAAGAGGCGTACAAACAAACACGCGATGTTCCTTTTTTTCCTTTGGTTGAAAAAAAGAGGACACGACTGTGCGTCCTATAAAGTCCCCTCTAGACTCTCAAAGGGGACAAAAACAAAGACACACAAAAAAGTCAAAAGGGACATGTCAAAAAAAGTGTCTGTAGCCTATTATTTGGCCTGCTCGGGTGCGCACAAAGAGCGCCGACAATAAGCAGGTTTCATTTTCATATCGCCTATCACCCCTTTTTGGAGCACAAAAAACCAACAGGCCACAGACTTTTTTTTTTGAGGCGACCCTGATATTCTCTATGCCTGTCTTTTGCCCCTTTGAGAGTCGTCTGAGAACTGTAGACGCCTTTTACTGCGCTCACATGACTTTTTGGCAACCTTCTTTTGCCCTTTTGAGAGATCCATCGCTGTTCTAAAAGGAAAAAAAGGGGGACACCCTTTTTCTCTTGTGGTTTATTGTTCGGGCCGCCACAGCACGGGGCCGAACAATGTCGTTGCTCAAGGCAACCAAAACCAAAGCGCCAGACCTTTTGCTTACGGATTTTGCACGCAAAAAATTGTTGGCGTGGTGGCGCTCTTTGTCCTCGTCCCTTTTTTGCCTGGACACGGGTGGGACACTCGAAAATATATAAAAAACTCGCCCAAATGCTTTGTTCTCTTTTGCTCTTTGCTGTGTTGATGTTTAGCAATTTGGATGACCATCCCTGCTTGTGCGCTTTGGATTCCCTCCAACAAAAAAAAAAGAGAGCAAGCGCTGAATGCAAAAGGAAAAAGGTGTTTTCTTTTTTTGTTCTTGCGACTTTTTCCCGTGTCGTATACGGCCTCTGTTGGCGGCAGAGAGAGAAAGAGACAAAAAAGGCAATACGGCCGCTCTCGACAAGAGCAGGAAAGGAACGCGTTGCGGGCGCAGCGGGCCACGAGAAACCCAAATGCGCTACAAGGAAGAGACAAAAAGAGCAAGATATAGAGATGCCATTGGCCGATCTGCAATCTCGCGCACGCGAGGCGTGCCCGTGGTGGCTTTGCGACGTGACCGCCACGAGGCTGTGGTCGCTCCGTTCTGTAAATAGATCGACACTGCCGGCCGATCCAACGCACCAAGGGACCTCGCCCGTCTGTACTGCAGCGCCAAGCAAAACAACGACACCAAAAAGAGACAGGACCACAAAAAACCAACAAAAAAAAAGAAAAAAATGACCGACACGGCTTCTTGCTCTGTGACTGCGCTGTCTAGTGGCGCGTGCGCGTCGCCAAGCGATCCTGACGCGCCGCTGGCGTCCGAGGCGCCGCGTGACGGCGACGCCACTGTCACTGAACGCCTCTTGTCCCCGCGACAATTGAGCGTACGCGTGCCGGCGGATCGCGATCTTGCACGGCGTGTGGCCGACGCGCGTTTATGCGTACGCGACGTGCTCGCAGGCAGAGACCCACGTCTCTTGGTCGTGGTGGGACCGTGCTCGGCGCACGACCCCGAAGCCGTCATTGAGTATGGACGCCGGCTGTGCGCTCTCGCCGCCGAGCCCGAGGTCGCTGCGGCGCTCGTCGTGGTCATGCGCGCCTATGTCGAAAAGCCGCGCACCACGGTCGGATGGAAGGGTCTGGCGAGCGATCCGCGTCTCGACGGATCGTGTCGCATGGACGAGGGCATCGAAACCTCGCGCCGCCTCTTGCGCGACCTCGTCGCTCTAGGGCAGCCGGTGGCCGTCGAGTTCCTGAGTCCGCTCGTGGCGCCCTACGTGGCCGACCTCGTGGCGTGGGGCGCTGTGGGCGCGCGCACCACCGAAAGCCAGGTGCACCGAGAAATGGCCTCGGGGTTGGGTCTCCCGATCGGATTCAAAAACGGCACCGACGGCAGCGTAGCGACCGCTTTGGACGCCGTGCGTGCCGCCGCCGAGCCTCACACGTTTATGGGCGTCGACGCCGATGGGTGCATCGCCGCGTGCCGCAGCACCGGCAATCCCGATGCCCATATTGTGCTGCGCGGTTCGCCTGGCCGACCCAACTATGAGGCATCGTTTGTCGCTGCGGCCGTGGCCGACGCTGTCGCCCGGCGCATGGACCCGTTGCCGGCAATCGTTATCGACTGTTCGCACGACAATTCGGCCAAGGACCACAAGCGCCAGGCCCATGTAGTCGACGCTGTCGCAGAGCAGATACGCGGCGGGTGCCGTCATGTGCGTGGCGTCATGATTGAGAGTTTTTTGGATGCCGGGCGCCAGAACCTGCCCATGGTCGACGGTGTCGACGTCTCTGGACGCGCCAACGTGCTCGCACGCCTGCGTTCGGGCGTGAGCGTGACCGACGCCTGTCTCGGCTGGGACGAGACGGTCGCCTTGTTGCGCAACTTGGCTTCTGCCGTTGCCGTCGGCCGCAATGTGTCGTCGTAAAATGTCGCTGCCTGCATTAAAGTTGACCCCCTTTTTCCCTCAAAAGAAAAAGTGTCTTGTTGAATAGTTTGGGGGAGTCTGTGTCTGTACATTGGCGCCCCTTTGTGCTGCCATATTTCTCTCACGTTGTCGATAGGTTGTGGTCAGGCAAGAGCACCGACAAGGACCACAGACAGATCGTCCCGAAAAAATGACCGCGTGTAGAGCGCAAACAGAGCACGTGGTGTGCAGGCGGCCCCCATTGATTTGACGAAAAAAACTCTATAGGACCAAGGCCTGCTGTCTGCGCCGACACCGACCACAAGAGAGTGGGGAAAATTACAGCCAAGAACATGGTGTACACAAAAAAACAACCTTTATTTCTATTTGCAACATCCCATAGTGTTTTTATATGCGAGCACGACCATTGCCGGTCAACAGCGGCCATCATTGGGCGGTAATGGGGTCCCTCTGAGCCGTCGCTCTTTTTGGCGCAATCCGCATTCGCCAGATGCCAAGGCCGCAATGCGCTATCCAACTGACAAGCGCGCCGACAAGGATCTCAAAGGCAGAGCAGACAAATGCGTGATGGAACAATCGTACGCCAAAGCGGCGCACGACGCTGTACAGCGCAAACCCCGACGGCCGGAAGAGGATGACGACGGCGCAGATAAAGGTTGCTGTCGCGATGACGGCGCACATAGAAGCGGCGACATTGTAGCACATGCCAGAGCGCATCGGCGGCTTTCGCGAGCGTAGGTTTCGGTGCAAGGCAATCCCGACAAACAGTCCGAGAAACAGGACAAACGAGCCATGGTGTGCAAACAGCTTGTTGACGTTGTTTTCAAAGATTATTTCGTCCACGACATTTGAGATGGCCAGGATGTATTCGTACGAGTACATGTTTCGATGAGGTTGCAGTGCTGAGGATCAGCTTTGATGGTCTCTTGGTGGTATCAACTCCTTTTTGTGTGTGTGTTTATTTGTCGCTCTGGACACAAGTGTCTGCAAAAACAATTGGTTGGTTTGTCGATCCAACAAATCAACGCAGCCTCAAAAATGTGTTTGGGCACGAGCCATGCCTTTTTGTCTCTCGGGATGACGCAGGCCCTAAACTCGCAGAGGGACAAAAAAAGTAAAACGGCCACCCCAAAACTGTCTCCGGTTGTGTTTTGTCTGCTCCAAAGATGTAGACATACGAGGAGCGAGACATGCCTGCTGTTGGCACTCTTGTGTCTTTTCAAGTGGGCAAAACAACGGGCGGTAGACGCTTTTTTGGGATGTCCATTTGACTTTTTTTTTTTTAAAAAAAAGTGACTTTACTTTGCGACCGCATGAGCGCTCAGAGACTGTGTAGGTTCGGTCCGAGCAAGAAAAACCTCACAGAAGAAGACGAGCCGATGCAAACAACAATAGTTTATTGCCTGCAAAGTAGTAGGCACCACGGATGCAACAAACAAATATAAAGAAAAAAAAAGAGTCGTAATGCACGGGGCCGTTCTCGCAAAAAGGCAGCGTCCTAGAGAGGGTGATTCAACAAGAGGGCCTCAATGTCTGTGTAGCCTGAGCGTGCAGCAGCCTTTTGCGCCTTGTTGAGCGTACGCCGGCGGAGCGTCAGCCGCCGCAAGAGCCGTTTGACAACCTCCTCGCACCCCTCTGATGCCGCTGCAATGAGCGCATCGGCACCGACCGCGCAACCGGCGTCAATAAGCGCCAACGCGAGATCGCGACGTCCGCTTACGATGGCCAAGACGGGTGCATAGGTCGACGCTCGGTTCGGGCGGTGTGACACGAGCCGATAGAGCATGTCGCGATCATTTCGGCCTATGGTCCTGGTGAAAGCCCTTGGACCACAATCCACGTGCTCTGCACAGAGAGCCCCAAGGGCGGGCATCTTGCCCGAAACGACAGCGGCATATACGGCCGCGCGGCGGAATCCGTCGATTCCCAGACGTTGACCCATCCGCTGAGCATTGTCCATGTAACCGGCACCGGCAGTCTCGTCGAGAATGCGCTTCCAGGCGCGTTTCTGGGCGTGCGTGCGCACATCAAAGACGTCAGGCTCGCACAAGATTGTCCGATTTTGGTAGAGATGATCCATCACGACGCCGTGCAGTCGACGCATGGCGGCAGCAACGCCGCGGCGTGTACATCGTGCGCCTCCATGGTGTGCCATCGCGAGGAGCACCGGGAGGGGGGCACGCCCAGCGGCATCGTCCATCATACGGGCGCACGACAGCGTCGCATCCGTGTGTAGGCTCATTGCAGCGTCCACAATCAGAGGATCACCTCGTTCAATGCTCAGGTTGAGCAAGAGGTCAATGGCGTGCGCTCGCGCATCGGGATAGGCAGCAACCACCGACAAGGCACACGACGTGCGACCCGACAGTGTGAGCGCAACTATGGTTCGCACGGGATCGGCCAGACAACGACGGCGTACGAGCGCGCCTACCACCGAGGGGTCAGCGCTCTGTCTCACGGTCGCTCTTATCCTCCACTTGATGTTGGCGTGCTCCAATGCCCAGTCGACCGTTGCCGCAGCGCCGACCATCGCCGCGGCCTGGATATAAGACAGCGAGTCGTGCGCCGCATCACCGGCGGCGCGCGCCACGTCGAGTTGAAAGGCGCGGGCATCGGCGGCCAGCACCGTGACCATGTCGCCGTCGATCGCATTGCGGATCGCACGTGAGATCTCTGTCGGCTTGTCGTAGCCAGACATGTTGCACGTATAAGGAAGAATGTTGTAGGTGATGCCGGCGTCGCACAGTAGACCCAACGCGCGACGACGCTCGCACAATGCGGCAACGCCGTGGGTGTCGCCGCGTGCCATGAGCCGCCTCAACATCACGAGTGAATTTAAGGGACGCTGAATCGAATCGGCCAGGACCTCCCGGAGCGGCGCAGACCCTGCAGTTGCCGTTAGAGGGACAACATTTGGTTGTATGCGCGCCCACGCACAAAGGGTGTCTTGATGGCGGTCCACAAGGAGAGCGAGCGCCTCGCACTGGCCCATCACGACAAAGTGGCATGCGTACGGAATGACCACGTCCAAAATAAACTTTTGACGTCGGCCAGTATCCATGTCCTCCCTTGACATGTGGTCGACGAGGCGCTGAGCGAGACGCAGGTTGCGCTCGGGATCTATAGGTCGAGGGGGTTTAAAAAGCGCCAATAAAGTTGGATCATCCTGCGAGTTGCCGTGGTCGTCGTCGCTGGCACCGTCCTCGATGATCAAATCGGGCCAACATGCGGTACACGCATCGGCAGCGGCAAAAGTCCCGTCCAAGACATCAAACCCGAGGCGTGTCTCAAACTGCTGGTACGGCGTGGGCTGGTCGTGAGTTGAGCAAGAGGTTCCGCCGAGCGCGGATCGCTGCGAGACCGTGCCTTTTGAACCGCACACAGACACGAGAAAGGCCACTGTCTCGTGTTGTTGGTTGGCGCGTGCCAAACGCAGGGCATGGTCGTAGCGACCCGCGTATCGGCTGCTGCTGTACCACAGCGTCTGGACGACTTGGGTGTTGCCCCTGGCCGCGGCATTGACGATGGCACGCTTGGTGAGCACATTACGGCAAAGAAGGCGCCTGCAGAGGTAGGGCGGCAACGCAGCGACCAACTCGTCAGGATCGGTCGAGAGGGCGCGTAGACGCTCTCCATAGCGCCATGCAAGCGGCGGCGATAGCACGTGGAAAAGTGGCGACGCCAAAAGGCATAGGCACACAGACACGCCGCTTGGGTCGCACGCAAACAGTTGGTCCAAGATGAGGGCGACGAGTTCACGTGGGATGGCACGGATGGGCGCGTCGGCGTCGGACTCGGTCGTGGCCCTGCGAGCGCGCATCGCGTCGGTTGCGCCAAAGAGCACGGGCGGTTTTCTTTCTCTACTCTTTTCAAACATTGACACCTCTGAATATTTTTAGTCCTTTTGTGCTCTCCTCTTTTTTTTTGCTTTCTTGGTTATGTGGCCCCGTGTCCTGTGGCCAAAACCGTCGCAGCCTTGTTTTGTCTTTTGCCTCTCTTTTCTTCCTCTCTAGTTTTTATTCGCGCATGCCAAGCGGGGCCATTTGCTACGTCAGAGCCAATGAGAAAAAAAAAAGAGAATGGGGAATTTGAGGATTGTCCGCTCGCGGCAGCCGCAGCGCGCCGGGTCGATGGGGACCTCTTTTTTGGGGAGCAGGCGTACATGTAAAAGCAAAGGGAAGAGGGCTTTTTTCACTCATTTGACCTTGGCTTTTGGTCGAGTGCAACATGGACAAATGATCCTTTTCTTGTCGAATGTGGTCACAGGGACCCGATCATCTCTTCAAAGGGAACTTTTTAAAAGTCGCGCGGCGGTCCACATGCAAAAAAAAAAGAATTTGCAACTATCGCTTTGACTGATTCGACACCCTATGGCGTGCTTGCTTTTTACCCCGTTCCTGAATGCTCTTTTTTTCCTTTTTCCACATTATTCGTATCGCCACGCCGACTGATGGCATGGGTCGATTCAGAGGGTCCTCGGTATATGCGCTTTATTTTACGCGCGGCGCGTGTCAGCGGCCGCTTGCAAAGCGAAACAAAAACCTGCGAGGTGCGATCTAGGACAAGAGTGTCGGATATCGCCTTTAGCCTGTGCTCTTGGAAAAGCGAGGGCGGAAAGACCGAAAGAAAACCAAAAAGAGCGAAAAGAAAGAGACCTGGTGCGACAGCGCATACACACATTCGTTCACCATGTCGGTCGGGTCGTGGTGCTGCAACACCTTGCTCGACAGTAGCGTCGCTGCGTCTGCGCCCCATACCAACTCGCGTATGTACCATACCATGCACACCGGCAGAGATGATGCCCTCGTTTATGATGCGACTACGAACCGACATCCCTGGGCTCCCTATTGCAATATCGTTGATACTGCCGACGACTGTGACGCCTGCTGGTTGGCCTCTGATCTCTTCGCCGAGGCCGATAACAACTGCAGTGACTGCAAAGACGCCGAGGACCATAACGCGACCGACCTAGTCGAGAGCGAAACAGAAAGCCAAGACAGCGACGACGAAGAGGATGACGGGGATGAAGATGATGCTGATGACGACACCAAAGACAATGACGACGACAACGGTCAATGCGGTGTGGCGTCTCCTCACACGGCCTACGCCCATGGGTACACCTTTATCGAGGGATTTATGCCGGCAGACTGGTTCGACGCGTTGGTGCGACCCGAACGCCGGCTTGTTCTTTTGGTGTGTGGCGTGCCGGTGGCCGTCGACGCTGCCGAGGTGGAGCGCGCCGCACGCGTCGATCGCCTTTTGGTGACGCCGGTGGGATCGTGTCGCCTTGGACCGACCGATGCCGAACGAGCCCACGAAGTGGACGAGAGTCTATATGGTCGTGAGGGCATTCGTCGGGCGCTCGCCCCCGTGCCCCTCGCCGCTACCCTTGAGGCAGTCGGCGCGCCCGCGGCCGAGGCCGCTGGTGGGGTGGGCGGCGCTGTGCTGGCCGGCATCTTGGCCGCATTGCTCTGAGGTCCGACTGCATTTCTGTCTGCTTGCCATTTCTCACGGTTGGGCTCGTTCCCTCTCTTGTCTCTACTTGGAACATCGGTACGCCGGCGCGTCTTGATTCAAAAAATATGTCTCTCTTGTTTTTAGACACTAGCAAGAGGCGTAAACACTTGTGTCATCAACGTGTCCTTTGCCACGTTGCTTCCTTTTTTCTTGGTCTCTCTGGAGGAGGCCCGTGCTTGTTTGTGTGTGTTTTGCCGTGTTTCTTCTTTTGGTAATCGAGGGAAGAGAGAGAGAGAGTCAAAAAAAAGGAACAAACACTGTAGGGCATGACAAAGGGCGTGTATTGTCTATTTTGCGGGTGCCAAAAGCGTCAAAAGGTCGCACAGCGACACACGCATCCGCAAACAACATCGCCTAGGCAGATTTCCACGTAGCCCTGGGGGCATACCAGGCAGTGATCGCGGCAGCACCGGCCTCGTCAATAATGCCGTTGGCACGAGCGCGCTCGACCGCCAGGCCGAAATCGACAAGACGCACAAACGGCACAGCGGCAGCGGCAACATTGGCCACCAGCGTGTCAAAGTCATAGGAAAACACGGCGCACATGCCCATAACGACGGCGCCGTGGTGGGTGAGAGCCTCGACAGCGGCGCGCGCAGCTGAACCTGAACCGATGACGTCGTCGATGACGACACAGCGCGAGCCTGCGGGCAGGTTGCCTTCTACCTGGCGCCCCTGGCCATGGTCCTTGGGCGCGCTGCGCACATAGGCCAATGGCAGACCCAAACGATCGGCAACGCTCGTCGCATAGGCGATACCACCGGTGGCGACCCCCACGATGGTTACAGGCGCCTGTCCAGACGCGCCATCCTTGTGCGCAGCATCGCCGTTCAAAAAGCGAGCGCGCACGGCATCGGCGAGGCGCTCGGCAATGTAGGTGCGCGCAATGACGTCGCTCTGGGCGAGGCGCAGGTCGCAATAGGCCGGCGTGGTGAATTTGGGAAAGACGAAAAAGTCGTGCGGTCTAAGGTCGATGGCGCCCACGCGAAAGAGATGGTCGACCAAGGTAGCGGCTTCGGCCTTTCGTGTCGGCCCGATGCCGCCCCAGCGCAACAAGGCGTCGGCGGGGCGATCGGTCAAAGTCTGCAAGGGCGAATGCGTCGGCGATGACATCACGTGCGCGCGAGACAAAAAATGTCGTTGAAAAGAGGTTGTGGGGCAAAAAAACAACACCAAGATTGTGACGACCGATAGAAAAGTGCCTGCACCCATACCATGAACGCTCTTTTTTTAGGTGTGCCAACATCGATGCTCTTTTATTGGTCGCGCTCGTTGTCGCTTTTCCGTCAAACAAAAAGGCATCTCATGAATGTTTGGTAGACCCATGCGTTTGACCAATAACAACCGTCCTTGTCTTTTCGAGCACGGCCACAAAAAGGCACTGGCATGCGGTTCGTTGGAATTCTCAAGAGCGCCCACACCGCGCAACTGCACAAACCTCTTTTTTTTCCTCTCGGGGACCTGCCCAACAACTCATGCAACCCAATCGCGCCCAAGACAATGAAAATGACACGGCCGCTTCTCGGGCAATCGCCAAGGTGGACGCACTGCGCGCCCATGTGTATCCCCAACCCGTCGACGATGCACCCGCACATTGCCAGCGCTGCCACGGCCTATCCTTTTGGGATGTCTACGCCATCAATAGTCTGACCTCTTGTTCGGGGAGATGTTCCTCCTCTTCTTCTTCTTTGACGAGCGACAGCACGAAATCGGAAACTGGCGGGTGGTTTGGCATCATGGCGGGCATTGCGTTGCTCGTGGGCGCCATCGGCGTCGCGATTTACGACGCCAGCAAATTGGTCGTGCTCTTGCTCGCGGTGAGCGAGGCCGATGCGCTCGTGTTGCCTTTGGGCGGCGACGCGAGCGTCCTGTTTAACCGATGGAAGCGTAACGAACTCGTCTTTTGGTGGATTCATTCGCTGTCGATCTGGTCGACCGTGCCTCTGCTGGTTGCGGCGCTCGTCGCGCGTGTCTATTTCGAAGCCACAGCGTCAATCTACTGGCTTCTCGCCATGCCCGCCCTTGCGCTAGTATGTGGCCTTGTCGCCTATCGTCTCTTGGGCTACCGCAACGCGAACCGCGACCTGCTTGACACTGTTGCCGCCAAACTCGTTACCACCATCGACACCGACCGCAAGAACCGCTAGATTCCATGTCATCCTTTTTTTTTAAATATTGTCTTTTTTTCATAAAAAAATGAGCGACAGTGCTTTTGCAATGTTTTTTTGACAATATTCATGACACGCACCAGCATAATGGTGTCATTGTCGCTTTTTTGCCATTTTTTTTAACTGCGACAGCATGAGGGCGAACCGATTCGAGAGAGTCTTTTTTTTGTTGGCCTCATTTTCGCACCGGCCGACCATGTCGTTGTATGCCAATAAATTTGTTTATTGGATCCACGGTGTCGACACGCTGCGTCCATTTTTTGCCACGAGGAGCCACACCTTTACGTATCTCCCTTTCCCGTGCACAAAATTCGGTCGAGTTCTTCGGAGAGGGCATGCGGTAGTAGCATCGGAACATTTTTTTTTAAAAAAAAAGTCGGTCCCATCCAGCCGGCGCCTCTCCCGTTGTACCCGAAAAGGTCTTTTTGTTTCTTGCAAACGCATTTTGTTTCTGTGCACGCGGTAGCCCGGTATTGATGCCCATTTTCTCTTTTTTTTTCGAGACACACTCTCATGGCGCGAAAAAAAGGCTGCGCTCCCGCTTTTCCTTTTTCTTGAGTTGTATCTTTCTCTGCTTTTCGCCATTATGTTGTGCCTATTGGCTAAAAAGAAAGGAATCCAAAAAAGACAGCGCCTTGGCATTCGTCGGCCTTTTTTCGCGCGCTATAAAAAAACAAGAGAACAAAAAATGTGCAGCCTGCGCTGAGCGCTCTATCGGGGCATCGCGTACATACCCTCCTTTTTGTTATCACTGTTCATTTTATTGGTGCTATCGACGCGAGGACGCCATGAGCAAGCATGATCAGCGAGCCGATTCCATCCTCGCAGAAATGCGCCACACTCAATGCGACTGTATGATTGAAATTGTTCACACCGGCGATGACGACGACAGGACAGACGCGGCCGACGCAGCGCCGACGACGATTCTTGCGCATCGTGCGATCCTCGCGCGTGCGTCTTACTTTTTGGCACTCTTTCAACACAATGACCCCACACGCATACTACACCGCGACGATCAAGGAAGACGTGTTGTGCGTTCGGTCTATAGGATACGGCTCCCCCCGACACTCAACATCGATGCTGTGCGGTCCGTCGTCGAGTGTCTCTACCACGGTCGAGGTTCGACCCGTCCCGGCGAGCAAGACATTGACCCTATAGACCGCGTCGAAGCAATTCTCTTTTTGGGAGCGCCAGCGCATTACATACCCAAACTGGTCAGGAGCGTGATACACACGCTCATGCACGACATTGCGCTTGCAAAAGAGGCCGCCGACCGACACTATGACAGGCCTCTCGATGGTGTTATTGACACGCACGATCCAGAGACAAAGCGCGAAGATGAGGCCAACGCACGCCTCCGCCTGGCTTGGTTTGTGCGTCGCGTGGCCGACAGCGACATGCCACTGGCGATCAAGACCAACCTGTTGGCGTATACACTTTATGCGCTCCCCGATACCGAGCGTGATCAAATCAGCGACTGCCATCACCAACTCGTTGCCGGCCTACGTGCGTACCGGCCCGAGGCGCGTGTCGGCGACGCGCACACGGACGGACAAGGGCGACGCTGGCGTATGCTCCACCTCGCCTTTGGATGCGTCGGGCTAGCACCCGCATTGGCGGCAACGATCACCTGGCAGGACCTCGATTTTACCGTCGCTGCACGCTTTGTCGATAACGAAGAAGGCGAGTCCTTTATGATCTATGCACAATGCCGTCCGCATGACGAGGCACTGGGTCCAATGGCCGATGCTACCAGTGGCAAGCCCGTGGGCCTCATCGACGTCGAACGCCGCGCTGCGGTCTTTACCCTGCGTACCTACCATCCCATCGACGATGTGCGCGTAGAGTCATTCAACGGCGACTATGCGTTGGACGACTACGCCCGGCGGCCCGGCCTGCCCAAGGGCGCGATTTCGGTGCCGCACGCGCTCGTGACCGGATGGTCGCTGTATTCAAAACCGAGACGCTCGCGCTCGTCGCACTGCGTCTACGGCCTAGGCTATGCGAATCGTAAGCGTCGCGATCTCTTGGCGTGCGAAGTTGACATTCTCGTCGAAGAACTCTAGACTCGGGGCGGCAATGCAAAAAAAATGCGCTCGGCGCATCGTATTGCCACGCGCCTATGAGCGAGATGAGGTCACGCGCATTGCCCACTCTTTCTTTTTCTCTTTACCTGAAGAACCTATTTTTAAAAAGAAAATAGACAGAGACAATAAACAACCACAAAAGAGACAAGAGTATATTTTGTGTATGTGGTGTGTTGTCTCTTTTTTTTTCGTCGGTCTTTTCATAGCGCCGCGGTGAGTCGCCACAGGCACATAGCGCCCAATTGATTGGGCAACGAAAAAAAAGGCCGCTCCCGACATATGCTCACGCCTTGCCGAGATGTGCGCACCGACGAGGCCAGAAACAAAGGACGACAATGGAAACACGCCTTTTCTTCTTTCTTTGTTTGTCACTCGCCACCGAAATTTTATTTATTTTTTTGATTGGCCTCTGCTCTTGTGGTATCTCCCTGGGTGTGTGTGCGCGCGCAATGCCGGCCCACTTTTGCGAGGCCCACTTTTCTTCCAGGGCGGCCTTCCGTGTCTCCCGCTTTTTTTTTCATTTTCAATGGTACAGCGTCCGAATTGTCTTTTCAAAAAAAAAAGGAGGATATGGTTCTGCCGTGCGGGCCTCGCCTCTGTCAGACTCTTTTTCTGGGCCGGCGTACTGGCAAAAAGGACGGCCGTGTCTGTACCACCATCAACTCCCATCTGGCCCTGGCGCGCTCATCATAGCGCTTTTTTCCTTTTTTTTTGAAAAAATGCAAGGATGCAACGGGCAAACCGACAATGGCGTTGACATGACTGTGTCGCTCACCGAAGAAGGAGGCCGGATCACGAGAAGGCGCACACTCAACGTCGCCAACCCCGCGCTGCCCATACTCAAATTCGCGCTCTTTATCGTACTCGCAATCGTACTGGGCGGCGTCATCGTGTTTAGTTACAAGGGCGTGCGCACGCTGGTCGATGCCGGCACGCGCGCTGTCGACGATGCCGTAAGGGCCAAGGAGCAGGAGCGGGAGATCGCTGCCTTGGCGTGTGATGCGTCGCCTGTCTCTCAAGTTTGGGTGCCGTCGCAAGCCGCACCCCATGTGCAGGGCTACTCGACGACCGTCTACACCAACTCGTATCCGGACCCCTCTTTTTGGGCTGCCCAATAAACTGTCTGCCTGTTTATTCGATCAAATTCTTCCTGTCCCCTTTCTCGCTTCGAAAAAAAAAAGAAAAGTGGTCATCTCTTTTGCACACAGCGCAGCCGCGCCGATCATGTTTCAAAAGAAAAAAAAGTGCAAAAAGGAGATAGGCAGCCAAAGGAAAAGAAGGGACAATGACAACAGCGCGAGGGCACGATTGGCAGATGGTCGCCTTTTTTTTCTTGACGCCACAAGGCAGATTTTTTTATTGCAATTTTGCGGTTATTGTCTTTGGAGGGGAAAAAAAAGAAGAGGAAGCCTGTCTCGGCCGCACACAAAGACATATACACATTCGGTCAGGGCTGCTTTTGGTTGAGTTGATCCTCTCGGACGGCATCCTGAACGATTGTGCGTGCCGAGGGCGAGACCGTCGATGCCAGTGTCGGCGACGATGCCTCGCGCGCTCGCCACAGACAAAAGGCATCGGTAGCATCGGGACAATCAACGCGCACCGTGGTCACGAGCGCGCGCTGAGACGGGGGCGACGCCAGGTCGGCATAGAGCCGCGCGTCGTCAAAGCCGACCGTCTCGGCGACGACCTCTTTTGGGCACGCGTAATAAACCCGACGAATGCCGGCCCAGTAGGCGGCGGCCAGACACATGGGGCACGGTTCGGCGTTGGAGCACAGTACGCAGCCGTCGAGTGCGATCGACCCACGCGATTGACACGCCTCGCGGATGGCCTCGACCTCGGCGTGGGCCGTTGGGTCGCACTTGTCCAAAACGCGGTTACGGCAGCGCGCGACCACGACGCCATCGGGACCTATGATGGCGGCCGTAAACAGGCCTGGCTCTGAGGCGCGCACGGCATCGGCAGCGGCCGTCGTCAATTGAGACACCACGACACGCGCACGGTCGTCCAGCACGTCCATGTTTGTTTCCTCGCCGTTTTGATGAGCCCCTTTACGATTCATGCTGTTGGTTCGCGCGAATGGTTAGGCGCGCCCGTGTGGGAAATGGTAATTTTTGCCGTCTCCTTTTTGCCGTCTGTTCTTGTGCTGAAGGTACTTTTTTGTCCCTTCTCCTCGTTCCCCGTTTGTCCCCCTCGACCGTGCATGACAGCGGAAAGGAAAGGCGCACGCCGCTGACCGAGGCAGACTGCGCAGTGAAAAAAAAAAGATCCGTCGTTGGAATCGTGCGTTTGCGCTTGACAGAGGAAAATCTCATGTAAACCCTTTTTTTTCTCTTTCTCTTCTTCTTTGCATGTGACAAAAGTCGCCCAGCCATGCCATGCGCTGGCTGTGTTCTCCCTTGTGCAAAAAAAATAGTAGAGGGCAGCCTTTTTTTTTCTCCGCTCACATAGTTGGCGCGCTGCTTCTGCGGACATGGTCCCCGACGATGCACATGAGGCTGACAAACAAGGCCAACGCAAACACCACACACGTGATTGCAATGCAGGGCGCCAGCCTAATGTTGCTGACGCCCGAGTACATGGCGACACCACCATCGTCATTGGCATAGCACGAGACGGTCGCGCCCATAGGTCGTCTGGCCCGATAGTCGTCCATCACCTCGCGGCTCATCCACGAGTCGGATGCCTTGATGTGGGAGGTGGCCAGTGCCGTTCGAGACCGAGCAGCGACACGCACAACGATGCCCGGCATATAGAGCAGGCGCATGTTGCCTTGGACCGGCTTGGTGTCGATCACCGTGTGGTTGAGCACGGTGCATGTGGTCGCGTGCAGACTGTGCTCCAGGGCCATATCAGGCCATACGCCGACAAAAAACCACGGGAGAAACACCATTGACGCCACAGCAAGAGGCACGAGGACCGCGAGACCCAGGTAGCAGGTCCACAGCCCAATGGATTTGCGCGCGCCCATGCGCATGGCGCAAGGCCAACCGCGCGTCGTACTGCGTGGCACAACAAACGGGTCGTGATCATCGTCGTCACCACAGCCGTCATCGCACGCCTCCATCGTCGAGTCGCCGTTCAGCGTGTCCATCTCACGGCCATCACTGCCAAACGGCTCCATTTTTTCTTTCCCTTCAAGAGTCAACGAGAACAGACAACAACGGCCCAATTTGTTTGATCCGTAGGTGACGCGGCCGTCGACCGGGTTGCAAAGTCTTTTTTTTGGCATCGCGCGCCAATGGCCTGGCGTTTCTCCTGTGTTTTTTTCATTTCTTGCGCGTGGGCACTTTGATTGCGTGCGCGACCATCAATGGCGGCCGTCCAAAGACGAAAAAAAAAAGACGCAAGTCTCCCAACAAATCACGCCCATTGTGTCGGTTGGACATTTTGTAGTTTTTTTTCAAAAGAAAAAAAAAGAGAGTGGGCACGCTCTTGGTGCGCCTCCCAAAAAAGACAGAGAAAGAAGAGCCGCCGCCTGCAAGTGCCGTCTTTTTGTGGGGTTTTTCTCATCGAAAGACGGCCAGTTTTATTTGTGAGAGGGCCTCGGGAAAAGACATTGACAAAAATAATGTCAAGAAGGGAACAAGACCAAAAAAAAGAAGGGGGTTCAGCGAGAGAGCGCCGCGATGAGGACGAGGAGTTCTTAGGCGCTCAGGAGCGCAGCCGTGTCGGCATGGCCATGCCTTTGGGACGCGACCACGGCCCTGCGCGTGCAGCGCGCGCCAAATCGTCCATAGAGATAGCGTACAATGGCATTGTGGCCGGCTTCGGCGGCACGGTCCATTGCCCTGGGCGTGCAATCGGCGCCGACATGTTCGCACAGGTAGACGACAACATCCATGAAACCTGCCGCCGCAGCCATGTCGACGGCGTCGGTGGTACAACCCTCGTGGCGGTGTTCATGCAAGAATGTCACCACGTCGAGGTGACCCTCACCGGCAGCGCCGTCCATGGCCCATGTCGTGCAACCCTCGTTGCGATTGTTGTGGAGATACATGACAATGTCAAGGTGGCCAGAGTCAGCCGCATAGTCCATGGCCTTGGTCGTACATCCCTCTCGACGGTGTGTGTCTAGGTAGACGACCACGTCTAGGTGGCCGTGCGACGCCGCATCATCCATGGCGTCAACCGTGCATCCTTCGGTGCGGTTCTCGTCGAGGTAGATGACCACGTCCAGGTGCCCGTGTGCCGCCGCACAGTCCATGGCATCGGTCCGACAGCGCGCTCCGTTGGCGTCCAGCATGCGCACGATATCCAGGTGACCATTGAGCGCCGCGTTGCTCATGGCGTCGGATGTGCATCCCTCGCGTCCGTACGACACTTGCGCCGGCGTCGGTACGACTACGCGTCCAAGACTCGGGTCGTTGGCGGGTTTGTGGTGATGCGCCAAAAGGAACTCGACCACGTCGGCGTGGCCGTTGAGCGCAGCGTCGTCGATCGCATCGGTCGTGCCGAGGACGCACCGCTCATAGAGAAACTTGACCACGGCGAGGTGACCGTTGGCCGCCGCCAAGTCCATGGCCCTAAACGACCGCACGGCACGGCGCGATTCGTGGAGTTGTCTGACAGCATCCAGGTCCCCAACAGAGGCGGCGGCATCCGCAGCAGCTGGTGGTATCCAGCCTCGTTCACATGCCGACGCCGGCAACGCCAAGACGACGTCAAATGCACGGCAGGCTATCGCCGTGGTCATGCATTCGCGACCCAGAGGCACGCCGGCTGCGACAAGCGCGAGAACGGCCTCGGCGTGGTTGCGCGTGCAGAAAAAATGAGGGTCGGTACGCAACCAGCGCGGGAGGCGCCGGGTGAGATGGATGGCCTCGCGATCGTGAATAATAAAACGACGATGGGCCAGACGCGCTGCGCAAAAAGTGGCGTCGTCCACGTATTCGAGGATGTACACGAGGATCTCGGTCGGTAGGTACGGGGGCGGCTCTGCCGGGGCACCTTGCGTCGTCGGTTCCATTTTGGTGCTCACAGGGCGATTGTGTGTTCCCGCTGTCTTTTTGTCCCCGTACTCTTTCTGCAAGCCCCCTTTTTTTTTTAAAAAAAAAGCGCTCGGTCGGTCTTGTGGGATGCCGTGAGGTGTGGAGCCTTTTGGGGTCGAAAGGCAATCTTTTGGAGAAAGATCTAGGGCGACAACTCGCGCTGTCAAAAAATCGGGAAAAAAATACAAGACAGGATGCGCATGACACACGAAAAGAGTAGCGCCAGCGCCGTTGCGGTAAGAGGCATGAGGAGAGACAACAAGAAGAGATAGAGAAAGAGAGCGGCCAGGGGAATGTCAGGATTGGCTGTGGCGTCTCAGTTTTTTTCTCTTGGGCTTTGTTTGGATAAAAAGAAGCGGGCGGGCATAGACAGGCGGCGACCATCGGCACGTGTCCCACTGCGCACGCGGCCTTGTGTATGGCCTGGCCACCCCAATCACGCCCTGCCTTCTTTTTTTCTGTGTTTTCGTTGGGGCTCTCTCTTTTTTTTCCTCTTCTCTGCAGGTTCGAGTCGCGTGTTCTCTGTGCTGGTCGTCCCCCCTTTTGTTTTTTTTTGACCAATCGTCTCCACCGAGCATTTGCTTCTGCGTCGAGTTTCACTCCAAAAGAGAAAGAGGGCGATCACCCCGTGCTGATCGCGGACAAGGCGCAAGCGATCTCGACAATGCCTCTTTTTCCCTCCTGTCGCTTTTTTCTCCCGGTTCAAGCGCCGATGCCATCGGGCAATTTGGAAAAAAAACACAACGAAAAAGAGAGCGAGCATCATTCTCTCCTTTTTTTTTTACATTTTTCCTGATCCCCCTTTGTCCCTATAGCGAAAAAGGAGGGGAAAAAAGAGCAATAGGCCAAATGAGTGCGCTGCCGGTCTCTTTGTTGTTGTGCCCGCATGTCTCGTGGCGTCTCATCGCAACAGATTCATGCTGTTTCCTTTTTTTTTCTTCCTCTTGTCGAGGATTTGGGCGGCAGGGGAAAAAAAGAGCGACAATGCGACGAGCGGGATGGAGGGGGTAAAAAAAGGCGACTAGAGCACGACAACGTCGCTGCAGCCTTTGAAAAAGGGTATGGTCGCAACACCGGCATGGTCCGTGCATCGGATCATTGCGCCGTCATCATCGTCGTTTTCATCGCCACGAGCCTCGTACAAGGCGTCGTCGTCATCGTCGCCCTGGGCGCGGATCGAATCGAGCGACGAAAGGAGCGGGGCGACGTCGTCACTGGCGGGCGCGGCGAGCGGCAGTAACCAAAGGGCCGCCGCAACGGTCCACACGCACGACGCCACGAGCACACTGCCACACAGCACGGCAGTCCACTCGAAAAAGGCGGCCGGGTGCGCGGCGGCTGGCGCCAGCAAGAGCACGCCGAGGGCGGCGACATAGGCCGGCACCTGGCACACGACATTGACGAGGAGCGGATCGACGGCCATGTGCGACGCACCAATCAGACGCTCAAACACGATGCCGCCGCCGCTAAAAGGCACCAAGGCGAAAAAGTGGCCCACGCCGCCGCTGATGAGAAAGACGAGCGGCGACAGCCAGCCGGCGGCGGATGCCACGCCCGTCGACAACACCACCACGGCGGCAACGAGACCAACGCCGCCGATGACGATAAACGCTCGACGATTGTCCCTGAGCCAAATGAGCGGCACGTAGCACAGACAGGCGGCGACGCACGCCGGCGCGTCGGCGATCACCGAATGCCACCAGGGGGCGTCGGCCCCCACGAGATCGGCGGTAAAGACGTCGCGCACGGCGCCGAGTCCTTGTAGCGCGGCGTTGCTCACCGCCAGACCCAAGACGAGGCTCCAGTGCCTCTGGAACCAGGCCCGATCAGCACCGGTCGACATGGCCGCGACGTCGACCGCGCCGCCAGGGGCACGATAGAGGAGCACGCCTTGGGTGCCGGTTCCATCACCGCCGCACTCGTGGGCGCCAACATGGGCAGAGCGGGCGCGTACATCTGCCTGATTGGGCGGGGGCATTGCTGTTAGGGCTGCCGCTGCCGCCAGTGTGGGCGCGGCACAGAGCACGCTCACGGCCAAGGGCATCCACAGATGGCCGTCATTGTCGCTGGTGTCATCCACACCGCCTAGCCAGTCGGCGACATAGATTGACAAAGGCCTCGACACAGCGGGCGCCAAAAGGATGGCCAAGGTGGCGACGGGCATAGCCACATCAGACGCACGACGGCCCTGTGCGCACGCGAGGTAGGCGCAAAAGGCCAGAGAGATGACGGCCGACCCAACAAAGCGTCCGCCCAATTGGAGAGCGAGGCCGCCGATGCCGCCGACGGCGCCCAGGGCAAAGGCCGCGTTGGGCAAGGCGCCGTAGATCAGGGGCAAGAGGGCGAGTGCGACGGGTCGGCGCCAACCGCCGGTGGCGACACGCCTGAGCGGACCATAGAGCGCCGCCGCAAAACCCACGGGCATGGCCGCCGCGCGCGCAATGGACAAGAGGGCCTTGGTCGTATAGGGGCCACCGCCCGGGCGATCGTCAATTTCTACCGTGAGCGCAAATACGGCGAGGCCGGGCACCAGTGCGGCCATCCAGTAGGCGGCGGCTGCTGTCGAGAGCCACGCCACCATGACCGACAGTCGCTGCCCGGCGGCGTGGCGCGCGCGGCCGCACCGACCACGCGATGTAATGTCGTCACTGAAAAAGACGGGCAAATTGGGCTCGTCCTTGAGGGCCTCGTCCAGGGCGTCCTCTTCCTCGTCCCATCGGGTCACGATCCGCGACCGCTCGCGCAGCAGACTTGTCGACATGTTTCCCGTTTTTTTCCGAATTTCCTCTTTTTTCGCAAAGACAATGCAGCGGCCGAGAGAAAAAAAAAGGGGAAAAAGAGGGAGAGACCGCAGGAAGGAAAAGAGAGGGTAAAAAAGGTGCCGGTTGTGTGTGTGTGCGTGCGCGTGCGCTCTACCCTCGGGCCGTGTGCTGTGCAGACTGCGCGCAGGTTTTCCACCAGCCACGCGGCTCGCGTGCCGTCACACCGTGACCAGAGGCGGACGGCGCCATCGGCGTGCATGCCGGCGACTCTGCTGTGCACATTGCCGTGGCTCGATCGACACCAAAAAAACCAGCGAGGGAAAAAAGAGCCGTAAACGGAGCCTGAGATGCTGGCTTTTTCCCTGTCTTTTCGTGGTCGCTTTTGATTGCGCCGTCCCTTTTTTATTGCTGCTCTCTTTCTTTGCTTGTCGGTGCCCGTTGCCGAGACGGCGGGCGCACCTTTTGGCGCGCTGCAGCTTGCAATTTCTTTTGGGAAAAAAGAAAGGTTTTTTTATTTTTTTTTACCTTGGCGCACAAGATTTTGCGCTGCGGCGCGTCATCATCGTTGGTCTCTCTGGGTTTGCGCTGTGCACGCATGCGAGAAAAAAAAGCGCTTTTATGTAGCCTTTGCGGGCCACACAGGAGAAACAACCATATGGACCTCAAAGAGAGGTCCAATAATAGGCGCCCCAATAATGGCGATTATTTGACAACCTCAACAACATTTATAAGCAAAGGCGGTAACAAGCAAGAAAAGGGTGAAAAAGAAAGACACCCCGCAAACATGGCAAAAAATAGCCAACAACGACAAGTTTGTCTAGGTGTGCAGAGGACGGGCGCGGGACCGTGGCATGTCGATCGGTCGAGATGCCGTGCGCAAGCGACCGGGCTCCACGTCGCCAGTGTTGATCTCGTCCTGCGCCTTGTCAAAGGACGTCGGATCGTCGCCGTTCACGGCGAGTCGCTCAGACTCGGGGCCTCGTTGCATGGATCGAATACGACGCCAGCAGCACCAAAGGACGACAGCGGCTATGGCGAGTCCACCAAAGAGGGCGCCGACGGCGAGACCCTCAAGGCCGGCCGCCGGATCGTCGTAGCAGGCATCGTGCGGCGCCCTCTGGCCCGCTTGGCCCCCGCACGGTCCCGCCAAGTTGACGGCATGACAACCGTGATCCGGTCCGGGCGGGCACCATTCGCATTCGCAACGGCTCTGGCACGTGGGCCCATCGAGAACCATCTCACACGTCCCATTCGCGACGACTGCATTGGGGCCAGGCACTGCAACAGTCGCATCCAATGGAGTGGCCGCGGCCACTTTTGCGAGGCAGAGCGCCACCACACAAAAGAGCAGCGGCAACAGGGCGATGCCTGCGGGTTGTTGGTGCGTCGCCATGAGAAAGGCGCCAACAAAGCCGCGACAAAAAAAGGGGACACCCGCGCGCGCAAGCCGAAACCTGGCCTCTTCCCTTGTCGCTACGCTGCAAAAAAAAAGTATGAGGGGCTGACGAGACGAGCCCAGGGGCAGAGGGGAGAATCCGAAAAAAAAAAGAAAAAAAGAAAAGGCTAAAGTACACTGAAGCAGGCGACAGTGGCGTTGTCCTTTACCGTTTTCCTCTGTTGTTGTTGGCCCGTGTCGGGATTTCCTCTCTGGGCTGCAGGTCACTTTGTGTAATGGACGGGCTGACGAGGTTTGGGACAGAGAGACGGTCCCTTTTTCCCACCTCTAGGGGCTGTTGATTGCCTGGTGTTTGATCAAGGGCGACGCGGGGCTTGTGTGCGCGTCAGTAACCGTTGCGTGCCGATCACAACTCTGCCGACAGAGACGAGGCCACAGACACCACGCGACACCGGCCAAACCGACGAAAAAGGCGCACGCGAGGCCCGCGCCACCGACCGACAACCACGTCATGAGGTGAGTGTCGCATGCCCATGGAGCGCGGCGCCGGCCATCTCGCGCTCCGCATGGTCTCGCGCCGGCGACAAAGTCATGACAGCCAAATCCGACACCTGGGGGGCACCACACGCAGTTGCACCGCGATGTACAACGGCGTGCGCGTGTTATGGACGCGCATCCCCCATCATTACCGTCGCCCGCAGGACTTTTTGGATCGTCATCTTTATGGCCGTTGCTGCCGTCGTCGTCTTGGCCGGGCGTGCCGCCGCCCGTTTCATCAGTATGGTTTGTGGTAACGGGCCGTGCCGGTGCGTCTCGATAAAACTGATGCCGAACGACAAGGGTGGTCACGCCCATGACGCCAGCCGCAGCGAGCGCACCAGCGAGCACGAGCGCCACGACGACCGATCGGCGCCATGTAAAGGCGGCGGCGGTCATGGTCATTCTCTTTGCCTTTTTCTACTTGGCAGAGGCAATTTGGTTGGTGCTTGTGCCCAGTCATTGCGGTGCGCTATTCGAGCCACCCGCAGCAGCACCCGTCTGAAAAAAGTGATGGCACATGCCCACATGCATTTCGCATTTCTCTCTCTCTCTCTCTCTCTCTCTCTCTCTTCCTTTGGACAGGGACCGACACGGCAACAAAATGGGAAAAAAAAGAAAAGGAAAAGTCTTCCCCTCCCCTAATGGCCTCGCCTGGGCCTGCCTATTGTTTCTCTGCAACAAAAAATCAAAAAGACCAACGGCGCCCTTTCTTTGCAGACAATCGTCCCTGTAACTTTTTTTTCTCTCTCTCTCTCTCTCTCTCTCTCTCTCTCTTTCCGCGTCGGTGGGCGACGGGGTCCTTGTGTCGAGTCGCGAGGTCGGTCTTTTTTTTTGCTCAACCAATGAGCCACGGCCCTCTTTTTCTCCCTATTCTCCACCATAAATTATAGCCCGCTGACACAACAGAGGGCCGCCCGCATGCGGGAGTGGCCCATCGCAGGCATCTTGTTTGGCCCCAGGTCCTCTCTTTGGAGTGTGCCAACGGGTCAGCGTCTTTGGTAGAGAAAGACACAAAAAGACGAAATACACACAGCGAAAAAAAAGAGGCAGTGGCCTTGAAATCATGTCATTTTCCTCTCTTTCAATCTTTATTTTTTCCTCGGGTACAGTATGTGCGAGGGTGTCTTTAGGACGCCGGCGTATTTGGGTCTGCAGGCCACACAGCAATTTGTTCTACCAGCACGCCATCGCGCCATGCGCCCAGCACACTGCACACTGTCAGGTCGCCTTGACACAGAGACGCGCTAAAGCATAGGCCGGTCCCGTGCAGGTGCCCCGTGGCAGCGTCGACAGCGCCACGATGCATTTCAAAGTTTACAGTGTCCTCGCCGCTGCACCACGTCCATAGCCATGACGACACATCGACGCAAGATGTCGTGCCATGGGCGACAGCAGCCGGCGGTTCCCCAAACCTCCAACGTGCTTTGACGCGACAGGCGCACGCGTGTTTGGCGCCACACAGGCTGGTGAGCCGGGCGTTGGCGTCGATCCAGTGTGTGCTTTTCAGAGCACGCCCAAGCGCACCTAATGCGCCTCGATTGATGACTTTTAGGCCTTTGCTCATCAACTCGTGGTCGTTGGAGAGCATGAGATAAAGCGTAATGTCAGTCTCGGGAACCGAGAATGCGTCGTCGGGACAAACGCCTAGGACCGGCCTCCATAGGCACGATGCGCTGCATAGGTCGCGCAGACGCTGTGCCGTCTGACCGAGTGCGACCAAATCCCACAGGCGCAACCACGATGCGATGGCAATGATGACGTCGTCGGGCAGGTCGATGAGATTCGCTCGCGTGCGGCATGCACCTACCAACGCCATAGGACGACCAATGCACACCACGGGTGGTTCCTCTTTTTTTTGGTGGGGTCCAGAGTTTTCCGCGCCTTGTGTGCCGCCTCCTTCATGAAAAGGGATGGGCGCCCAATGGTGCCGGTGTGTGCGTTCGAATGTGCGGGTCTCTATATCTTTCGTCCAAGGTGGGCCTCGTGTCTCGTTCGACTCAATTTTAGGTTTCTTTTTGCAAGGCACCTGTCACGTAGCGTCTGGCAATGCCAAAGATCTTGCCCAAAGACAAAAGACAACCAGCAAACAGGCCACACACATGCACGCAATAGATAATACTGGCATTTTTTGAAATGCAAGGGGGCTGTGTTGTTTAGGCAGGTTTTTCGGCATCCTTGAAATAGGTCTCAACGCACCGACGTCTCTTTTTCTTTTTTCGATCAGCAAGAAAAAGGAGAGGGCGAAAAATTGTCCCATGACGCCACACGACTGTTGGTGCATAAAGGCACAATGTCGCCTCTCGGGGGAGGAAGAGCAAACAAAAAAAAAAGAAAAGAGAGGGAGCCGCCATTGACGAGGCGATTTTTCAATGTGTTGTCGCTCTGCCCTCTGCCTCCTCCTCTTTTTTCCTCACCTCTATCTTTTTTCTTATTCGCGAATTGAGAGCCAACGCCGCGCACGCAACTCTTTTTTTTTTAAAATGAGACCGCCCTGTTGAGTCCTTTCTCGTGCATTTTTTCTACGACTCCAAAGCGCGAACCCGTACATTTTATCACTGTCATGTTTGCGCGCGCCTACCTCGCCAATCATTTGCCCGTGCCCTTGTTTAAAGACGATCACACTGATCTAGAAAAGGGCAGTTGTCACGACCACGATCAGGCGCCGCGTCGATACAACCCATCAGTCACGTTCATGATCATGACGCGCACCTACACAATCCTCGCCATTCTCCCGTGGCTTTTTGGTCTGGCGCTGTGCGTCGTCCTCGATGGCGTGGCTGCCGTCGCCGCCATTCTCGGCACCGCGTTTGCCTTGTCCGCTGTTACCCTCTTGGTGATCTCGGCCGTGGTCGCTGCGCCCGCATGGGGTCCCGCAGCGTGGCGCTGGCGACGCGCGTGGGCCGATTCAGCGCCGCCTGTCTGACTGGCCTTGCGCCACTGGTGCTTTGGCGTTGTTCAAAAGAAAAGAAAAAAAAAGAAAAGACGATATTATGTGACACCGACCTTTTTTCCCTCTTTCTCTCGCCAGAGGTGCATGCGCCAGGTTGCACCATTTTGATTTGTTTGTGTTTTTATGTGTGACCTTGTCGTGTTTTACGTAGGTCGCATCGTGTGACCTACACCAACGATTGTCGGGGCACAAGCGCATGTGGCCTACTAGTGTCTCCTCCCCTGCACACACATTGATCGATGTTTCCTTTTTTCCTGTCTCTTTTGCGATGCACAATACCAAAAAAGGAGATGCGCCGGCCCAGCGAATGCACTGCAAGAAAGACTGTCAAATCTTTTTATTTTTTTAGATTACAAGAAAAAAGAGCACGCCGTTGTGCAAAGACACGAACCGGTCCAAAGAAAATTCCAAATAGACTTTTTTTGCGAGGCAGTGACGCATCCGCGCGACATATGCCGTCTCCCAACGTGTGTGGGATTCGTTAGTCACTTGAGAAAGAAAAAGGAAAACTAGACAAACATATCCACCAACCCGCTGGGGGGAGTTGCAAATGGGTCTGCCAAGTCGCCAAGTTTATTTTCATGCATTGGCTCTCCCGCTTGGAGAAATCTTGGCGGCTTGGAGAATCTATTTTCAACCCTCCCGCTGCCACAACCTTTTTTTTTGCTAGAAGAGATGTTTTTCGTGTCTGTTTTTTTACTAGTTGTCTGGGAAAAAGGAGAGATGGACAAACAAGGAGATGTCGACTAGACTAGACCGTGGTCTTGGTCCAATACAGGGTCGAGTCGTTGTTGAGGTAGACCACGCCGGCGGCGGTGGTGCCCATGTAGGTGCCGTGAACGCTCTTGAGGGTCCACTGGTTGCCAGCGTCGATAATCACATCCCACTGCTCCCACGAGCCGACCGACGTGGCATCGGCGCGCACCCAACCGCCGGGGTTGGCACCCAGATAGCGGTTGGCAAACGATTTAAACGTGTACTTGCCGTTGGAGAGACGGGCGACGGTCCACTTTTCCTTGTACGACGCGCCATACCACAGCGAAGCGACGCTCCCGTCGTCTTGCGGTGTCAGCTGTTTGCCGCTGATGGGCGACACCAAGGTGACCAACTGCGTCCAGGGCTGAGCCGAAGGACTGGACGTGGGCGAACGCGTAGCCGATGGCGAGGGTGTCATCGATGGCGTGACCGACGGCGAGGGCGTGGGACCTACCGGGTGGTTGTATTCGATAATCATACCACCGGCGGCACCCGCCATGCTCCCGCTGCCCGCACTGCCGGGAGGGCACGACACGTGAGAACTGCCGCCGGCGCCGCTGTTGGCCGGAGGCGGCACGATCCACCCGTAAAAGGCACCGCGTCCGCCGTCGCCATTGAATCCGGCGGCGCCGCCCCACGAATAACACCAACTGTCCAACTGGCCAAAATAGGCATAGCCCTTGCCGCCGGCCCACTGACGACCCGGCGACGTCCACGACGCGCCATCCAAAAAGGGCGACGACAGATTACCGTTGGCATACCCATAGCCGGCCCCAGCACCACCCGCCTTGACGTCACCCACCATGGCACCCTGCGTGGGCGCAGCGAGCGCGTTCGAGTCGGAAGCGCCCGGAGGAACGCCGGCACCCGGCGATGGACCCACGGCCGACGATGCCTGGCCTCCGCCACCGCCTCCGCGGCATCCCGTAGTCGCGGGCCAGACGGCCGTGCCACCGCCGCCGCCATAGGCTGTTACGCGGTAGAGTTGGGTGCCGTTGGGTGCCAACGCCACCAGCGAGGTTTCGCCGCCGTCCGAGGCCGTACCGCCGACGCCGTCATTGCCTGGGAGCGCTGCGCCACCCTGCCCTATGGTGACAAGCCATTGAACGTTGCTCGGTGCCAAATTCCACGTAGAGATGTCAATGGTACGGTTGAGCACGGCCGAGCCACTGCCGCCGCCGGCGCCGCACCGCGCCGAAACAGCAGCGCCGCCGCCGCCACCCCACAGGGTGACCGAGATGTCGGTGGCGTTGACGGGCGCCTGCCACACCGTCGACGCCGGCACAAATACCGTGTAGCGGTAGGCCGAGGTCGATTGCGCGCACAAGGCCAGCAAGACCAGAAGCGCCAACGTCATTGACGGCGACAACACTCGCAATGTCCCTTTCATGGCGCGCGGCGTCGTCTCTCCTCTCTTTCTTTTTTTTTTGTAGTGTTGTCCTTGGTGGTGCTGTGGATAGTGTCGTCTCTCTGGCCCACCACGTGCCGACGCAGAGAACCAGGGGATGACTGTATTTTTAGGTTACCAAAAACGCATCGCGATCTCTAGGACTATTTTATAAAGAGGACATTGAATCAGGGGGAAAAGTCCACGCTCTGCCTGTGTAAAGGTGCACGTTCTACCCCTGGGTCTCGTCTCTGCGCGTGTGGTCAACGTGCCAATGAACCGACAGCGTTGGGTTTGTGTGGGGTTTCCGTCTCTTTTCTTTTTTTTTTTGGAATGGCCATCTACAGTCGGTGAACTCTCAAAAGGGGCAAAAGAAAGTCATAAAAAAGTCAATGTGCTGTCCCAAAAAGTATCTACAACCTACTATTTTATCCGCCAAAAAAATTACAAACATATAAGTAAAACATATCTACTGTCGGCATTTTTATAAATTCCCAAGCAGACGAAACAACAGGCTGTAGACACTTTTTGGGACAGCACATTGACTTTTTTATGACTTTCTTTTGCCCCTTTTGAGAGTTCACCAACTATAGGGTACGCTGTGGCGCACACGCCTTGTCTGTTGGGTGCGCTCTTTGTCTTTATGGCGCCGCTCCATCAAGGCAAATTTCCACTCACAGATTTGTGTGTTTTTCGCCTCTTTTTGTTCAATGGTCTCTGTACCAATGGCAAAAACACACATCACACCGAGAGTCACACAATAATGTGCCTGGTCTAGAAAAAGCACAAGCGCTTTTGGGGTCGGTTACAAAAAAAAGGCTGGAAAAAAAAAGAGTCGGCCTGGTGTGGCGTCTCTGTATAGAGCGCCACTCGGCACTGAAAGAGAAAACCTCGAAAAAAACAACAACAACTCTGATGTACATGATTTACAATTTTTATTCTATTTTTTTGGTCGGGTTTGATCAGCGCTCTGTCTCGGCGCGTCGCTCATAGATGCCCACAGAGGCGCGCGGCGTGATGGTCCAGGCGACGCATGTGTATACGCTGTCAATGTCGGATCGTGACTCGCCAAGCGTGAGCATGCCAAGTGCGACAGCGCGCGTGACGAGGGTGTTGCCGCACACATAGAGCGCCACGTCGACGGGCGTGCCGTCCGACGCCAGCACGGTCGCCATGTCGGCCACAGCGTTGGCTGTAGCGACGGGTCCGCATGTGGCATAAGTATGGCGTGCCTGGTCCAAGATAGTCTCGCAACACAGGTCGTGTATGGTAGGCAGCGGGCCTTTTGTGGGGCTCTCGTGCAATGGGTGGCAGAGCCGCGCGCCAGGCGGTGGACCTTGCTTGGTGCACGGCGGTGGCGGCGGGAGTGGTGCGTGCACAGGCACAGCGGGCAAATCATCAAACGGCCCGGCGATACCCATACGCGCGAGAAAGCGCTCTGCGGTCGTCATGCCGTGCGGAAACATGACACGCGATGCGTGCAACCTCCCGTGATCCATGACGACAATAGGCGGTACGTCGGCGAGGTCAACCGTAGCCTTTGGCGGGAGCGTGCGCACAAAATGACGAAATGCGCCCACGTTCATAGACAGCCTGCCTGTCATGGAGCCCTGGGGCGCCAGCGGCCTCGGGGCCGGCAATGAGGGCGTGTGGGTGCACAATTGTTCCGACGACGCACATTGGCGGTCGTTCGTGTCGCGACAAGGCGCCGTGGTCGTGTTGGGCCTGCTGCGCTTGCGCTTGCTCTTTTCCGATGGCGTCTTTGGTGTTGCTGTTGTTGATGTTGCCGCCGACGTTGTACCGTGGTCTTTGAAAGAGGGCGTGCGTGTGCCGTCGGCGTGGGTGCAATTCGTGCGGACATTGACGGAACACGCGCGATCCCGATGGCTGGGTTTGACGCCCAAGATGACGCAATCTGCGTCACCGTCGGCGTCGACGTCGCATAGGATCGGATCACGGGCAGTCGCGGTGCAGTGCATGACGTGTGCAGCGTTTGACCGGTTCCTCCAAACGGAACGTCTTTGCCCAACGCAAAAAAAGAAGAGACTGAAAAGACAAGAGATTGAAAAAGGTGATGAAAAAAAAACGGATCGACTACACGCACGCACGCACAACGGGAAGAGAACAAACACACAAAAGGTTCCTAAAAATAAAAGCGCTGTTGCCTGGGATCCAAGTGGTGCGGACGAAAAAAAGTGTTTGAATGGGTTTTGCCCACGGTGGCTATCTTTGGCTGCACGACGTCTCGCTGCCTATCGCTAAACAACCTATGATTGGACTACAACTTGTCGACCCTTTCTTCTCCTTTTATAGATGGGTGTTCATTTGGACAGCTTATTCAAAAGAGAGAAAAAAAAGGCAGAGAGGGAAAAAACGGGTGATGGAAAAAATGGTGGCTAAAAAACTTGTCAGGTCTTGGCTGATCTGTTTGTGTGTGTCTGTCTGTGATGGTCAAAAGAAGCCAACAACGCACGGCCCAAGAAGAAGCATATTGAATGCACAACAGGCCAATGAGGGTCGCACGCTTTTGTCTTGTATAATCGCTCCCGCCATTTTCTTTTTTTTTTCTTTCTTTTTACCTTGTGGGCACACCCGCCTGGCGATGGGGAAGGGGAGAAGAGAAAAACAGCCGCCGCACACGTAACACGGCACAAGGGACCTCGGCAGCATACGAGGTCCAACCGACCGCACTCTAGAAAAAGTAACAAAAAAAAAGAGACAGACACTCACACAGCACAAACACGTGCCGCGCCCCGAGTGTCAGTGTTTTCATCCATCGCATGTTTCCGTTTCCCTCTTTTTTTCGTGATCAGTAGTGCGTGTTTGTCAACGGATCGCGTGCGCGCGCCTGAAGCGATGACGATCGTCGCCCTCCTTCCCGTGTTGTCTTGTTGTTGTTGCGCTGCTGTGCGAGTCAATCATACGTGCGACGCCTTATTCGTCGTCTCCCTACTTGGTAAGAGGGAGGCAAAGAATAAAAAACAAATAAAAACAGAAAAGCATGAACAACGCCTACAGCAACCTCGCTCCTTTGTCCGACATGGAGAACGTTGACGGCATGGACGTCCAGTACGCCGACGCGGGCGAGCAAGGTCTCGAATCGCTGCCGCCCGAGATCATCGAAATGATCTTGGCGTCGGCCGGTCCATTTGCGACGGCGCGCGCGGCACAGACTTCGCGCTACATGGCAGAAACAGCACGTCAGCTGGCTCAGATCGAAACGCAGCAGACGGTCAACGAATTGTGCCCCGACTATCTGACGTGCCTGCAAGAGTTTATGTTGACCGTCGCCAACGACGATGTTGCCACGGTCGAGTACATCCTAGCCTCGGGCGTGATCGGCCCACGTCAAATGCTTATCGGTGGTGATGTGCGACTCCCGCGGGCGCCGTTGGGTCGCGATGAGGTCGACGCCTTTAGCCTTTTGCGGACGGCGCCACCAACCGAAGAAGGGTGGACGCCGTTGACGGCAGCGGCTGCCTATGGTTCGCCTGCGATCGTTGCTCTCTTGGCCTCGATCGGCGTGCGCCCACGCACCACTGTCGAAGCCCTGATCAATGGGCTCATCGTTCGCGCTCGCCAGTTGCGCTCGTGGGGTTCGCTTGCGCGTGGAATCCAAGCACTGGCGCAGTCCTATCCGCGCACTGTGCCCCTGGCGCCGTCCGATCCCAACCCACTGACCGTCGTACGCCAGGAGGCCGCGGAGCGCGCTTCGCGTGCTGCTCGGTCCAAAGTGCTCCCCATTTACGCTGCCGACGCCGCACAGCGCGTGTTGGAGACCGATGTCTATCCCGTCGTCGAAGCGCTCCTACGCGCCGGATACGACCCTAGCGAGCGCACCGACGGCGCCCATAGGCCAGAAGCGCTGGCGGCCGCCGAGGAGTTGAATGCCCTACAGCAAAAAGTGAACAGACAGGGGCAGTCGGCGGTATTGGGGTTACTGTCTGCCATGACGTGGGCAAAGGCGTACACAACCGAGGCCGTCCTCGATGCCTATGCCCGATGGTCAGCAAGGCAGTAATCGGGCACTCTGTACCTTTTGCCTGTGGTTGCCCTTTTTTTGTACAAACAGGCGTGCGTAATTGTGCGCGCCCACCAGTCCTACCGGGTCATATTTTGCAAAAAAAAAAGAATGCGTACATATAATGGAGCGACAACTCGCACAGTTTATCATGCACACCAACAGACCCCATCTTTTGTAGAGTGCGCAATCACGCACGCAGAAAGTGGGATCGCGCAAAAAATCCGTCGACCTACACGGCCATCCAAAAATCCGCCATTTGCACAAGGATGAGTTGGTTGCCTGTCGCGCCCCTGCTTGTTCCCATTGGCGCGTTGTCGCCAAAACCTCAAAGGGACAAAAAACAAGGTCGTAAAAAAGTCGACGTAGCATCACAGAGAATTGTTTTGCGCTTGTGTCTCTTTTTTAGGACGCAAAAGCGAGTGGATTGTTGTCATGAGATGCGGCTTTTTTTGTCGTCAGTCAGGGGCATCATGCCCTGAATAGAAAGAACATGCTATTGCGGGCATCTTTTTTGTGTGATGTTTTTGATGACTTTTTTTTAAATAGTTTGCTTCGCCTATATTTCGAGGGTTTGGCGGCTGGGGGCTGCATGGGCCCCGTCCGCTGTGGTCTGTGTCACGAGGACTCAATCGCATCAACCAAAAAAAAAAGAAAGAATAGTGCGCACCCCCTTTTCTTGGGTGAACAGCCCAATATAAAAATGCACATGCGCTTTTTTTTCGGAAAAAAAAGAGATAAAAATGCTACATGGTGGAAAGGCGCATACGCCTCACAAGCGCCACAAGAGGCAAGCGAAAAAAAAAAGAGTCGTGTGTTCGTGCGCTCCTTCTTCCTGCCGTGGCGGCGTGCCTACCAGGGCTGAGAGGCATACTTGTGGCAGACGACATTTTGGACAAAGGTGGGCACGCCGGTGACGGGGTCGTACAGACGCAGGAGCACCATCTCGTCGCCGCGCGCGTTGAGCAGCACAGTCTGTTGGCCGGCCAGAACGCCGGTCTTGGCGTGCAGGTACGAGACGTCGCGATGCAAGAGACCGACGTTGGTCGAGCGGGCGACGGTCTTGAGCGGCTGTCCGCTGCCGTCCATGGGGTCGAATTCGTACTCGAAGCAACTGCCTTCGAGCGAGTGGCCCGGCATGCCGGTGCCATACTCGCGCACGACATACTCGGTGAGCGAGTTGGTCGTCATCCAACAGCCGCACGTGTCATCGTAGAGGGTCTGCAGGTTAAAGTCGGGCAGGGCAAACGAGGTGATCTGCTGTCCGGTGACGGCGTCGTGCAGGGCGGCCGACCCGCTGCAGTTGAACCAGCCCAGGTTGTTGCCCTTGAAGGGTTCGGTGCGCGCGAGGCCGGCGCGCGTGTAATAATTGCGCGGGCACGACACGTCATAGGGTGCGTTGACGTTGCCGTTGCCGGGACGAGGACGACACGGGCGACCGCCGGCTTGGGGTTGGGCCGCTGCGCCAATCACCAAAACCAGCGCCAACAGGGCCAGCGCGATCGGAACGCGGGCAGCAGGGAAAGTCGACGGCTTCATCTCTTGTCTCTTCTTGTTCGTTTGGGAAATCTCTGTGTCCTCAGAAAAAGGGGGAGAGAGACGGTGACGTTACGAGGATAAAAAAAAAGAACACGTGCGTGCTGTAAGTTGACAAAGCTGTAGGGAGACTTGGCTATGGTGGCGGTACTGCAGGAGGCGGACGCAAAGGATAACGAACAAGATGGGCGGACGCGCCTTTTATGGTGCCTCGTGGGTCGACCGGTGGAGGTCAGCGCTTGTATCCGGGTGGATTGTTGCTTCTTGACGAATAAACCAATCAGTGGCAAGGAAATTAAAAATAGGATCGGATTTCTATAGGGCAAGCATGCTTTTGCGTGCTGGCGATGCGACACACCCGGCGTGGAGCCCAAGACGCACACGACCGAGTGCGCCCCTGCCCGGCGACGCCACACAAAAACCGCACGCTATTTTTTATACTGTCCTGTATTGTTTGCATGGAGGCGCAAAAAGGAGGCTTTTTATCAGTTCCTTGGCATGTCTTTTTTGCGCCAGTTTTCGGATTGCCGACATAGGCGGAAAAGGGTCGGCCGGGGGACGACGCGCGGGGAGAGAGAGAAAAAAGAAAAAAGTGCCCTTGGCGTCATTTCTTCATCGCGTGCACCGAACAGAGCCTTTTTTGCTTGCTGTTGTCTGCACATTGGTAGGAATATTCAAAGTAACCAAAAAAACACAAATTTTTCAAATGTTTTATTTTGCCCTACTCTCCACTATGCTAATATTCAGAAATTTGAAAGTCGCGTCTATTTTTGGTATTTTGAGTATTCCTATTCATGTCCTAACAGAGTGCCATTCTTTTATGCTTTTGTGTTTTCGTGAGTTCCCTATCAGCAGCCTTCTTTGTGACTGGAGCGCGCCCGCCTGCGGAAAAAGACGACGCGGTCAGGAGTTGAGGCCTACTATTGTCTTTCTTTTGCCACAGCCCAGTCCAGTATTTTTTCCAATTTTTCCCTTCCCTGATCTGCGAGACTAAGGAGCCCCAACCTGATGAATCGCGGTGCGGTGCCATGCATGGGGTTTTTTGGGCGTATTGGTTTTTAGTATCGTTCGGCGACATTTGTTTAGCCCATCAGTTGATGGCAGTCGATTCGGAAAACTTTTCCTCGTCCCATTCGGTACCTTCTTGGAGAGAGCGTGTGCGTTGCTGCATTGCCATCACATGCGGTCGGCTTGTCGCTCCTAGCTAATAAGGATTGACCAAGCAGACGAACCTTACCTGACCAATGATGGACCACCCGCGGCTTAGCCAATGGCAGCGCGATAGTACACGCGAGTGCCCCGCCTCATGTCGCGGGACGGAAGGTGCACGTTCTCAACACAGTATCCACAATTGCCGGATGCGGCCCATTGTGCAAACTGTCAGCCACAGCTGCCTTTGGATTTGGTTCGTGCGGATCCCTTGCGTGTTGCCTGGGTCCTCTCACATTTTATGGTGCCTTGCTTGTCGAGTGGTAGTTCCATTTGTGTGGCTCAACCACGCTAAGTGGACTCGCTAAGCCATTTGGCCAACAATTAGCCAAGTGGCCATAGCCGAGCACCGGACCCGAACGCAGCCGATTGTATGTTCTTATGTGCGGTCCACTCTCAATCCGAAAAACAGCGTCGACATGCTCGATCGCGCCAGAGGTAGGCCGCAGCCCGACCGGAATGTGTCGTCCAGCTATTAATTGGAGACTAGAAGCATATCAGCGTGTGGCATTGCGCGCCGATTGAGGTGCATTTTTTTCTCTTTTCTGACGCAGGCAGTGTGTGTGGGGTTCGTTAGTTTTTCTTTGAAGCCCGAAGAAGAACGAACCAACCCAGCAGCCCTCTTGGCTATTTGCCTACTTGGCCCACTGCTAGCTGCGGCTAAAGCCGACTGGGAGAAAGAAGAGACGCAGACAACCTACGGCGGGCGCTCGGGCTGGCGGTGGGCCACAGTGATGGGGGTCGTGAGGCGGCGGCCGTATTCTGTCGATGAAAGGGCAAAGGCTGGCCACACGACTCCGTCCCCAAGGCACACGTGGTCGCGTATTCCGGTGCCGTCACCAACGCGATTGTGCCGTTCACGCTGCAACACACCAAAGACTGCGGACTTGTAAAAGATCCAAAAAAACCGAGAAAGGAGCGCAGAGGCGATTGACGGTGCCGAAGAAAGAAAGACATGAAGCGAGAGAGGCCGCAGAGTACGAGCAACAGCCTAGAAGGAGAGCGGGCGATGCAAAGACAACGCACGCACAGTGGACCGAGAGCGCCGGCGGCATGGCACGTCAATGTGATAAATTCTTCAGTGCGGGGTCTCTCTGACATGTGCCGGCGCGCGATCAACGGCGACGCTGCCGCGACGGATGCGCTGGAGCCTTATCTGCTCTACGCAGCCCAAGCCAGTGGCGGCCAGGCGGCGAGCGATGCCACTGCAGCGTGTACGGCACTGGGGCGGGCTTATGAGCGCTACTGGAGGGCACTCTCAGAGGACGCCGATGCCGACAAGGCGGTGCGCGAGATGACGCCCCCACAGAGGTGGCCGCCAACCTTTGCCGACGCCTATGCGGCATACGACAGCCTGGTGGGCGACCAAAATGCGGCGCCGATAGGGATCGTCGCCATCGTCGAGGCCATAGGACAGCGCATGCGCCAATCGAGCGCCGTTGCATTGAGCGGGCTAGCCGGCAACGATCTGTTGGCACTTTCAACTACGTATGGTAGCGACGTATGCGATTCCGATGTCGTCTACTATGTGATGATGTACCGCGGCGAGGAGAGCAATACAATCATACTCTTCCGTCTAGGTCGTGATGGCGTCGTTGAGTGGGAAAGCGGTGAGTATGAGTTGCCCCACGGCGACGCGCCCAAGCCCACCCAAGGGCCTAACGCGTATGGGCGCGCTTCGAGTAACCCGCTCACTCCCGGCGTCGCGCCCTACGCCTCGGTGCTGCCGTACTTTCTACAGGCGGTGGCCGCAATGTCGCCGTATCGTGATTACAGCACATGGGAGCGCGAGCCTCGGCCCAAGCCAGAATTTAGATGGTATCGGGCCAAAGATAGCAGCGACCAAGACGACGATGAGGAGGAGGAAAGTGAAGAGGATGAAGACAACGACACTCAAGATGATGCCGGCTGGCGAGAAGATCAACTGGCGCGGTGGCGCGCATGGACACATGCAGAGGCGCAACGCGTGCCGGGCGACGCCATGGACGTTGCCGAAACGAACCCGCCCGGTGACGCGGAAGAAGATCAGGAAGAGGAAGAAGACGAAGAAGGCGTAGGCGACGAGGAGAGCACGCTCCGGTTCCTGGGAGCCAACGAGATCAGAAGGATGCTGACCCCGCTGAGGCGCGAGGACGACGTGCCCATCTACGTCCGTTACTACTTGGAGCGTAACTATGTCGATGCCGACTTTTACTGGCTTGGTGGAATGCCAGTGTCGGTTGCGTGGCTTGACGAGTGCGCGTTGGTGGCAGCGCTACGACTCTTTTCCGGTCAAATGGCGGCGCGCGACGCGCAGTCCCTATGGGCGCGTCCGGCCACCCTGGCGGCAGCGTCGGCCAGGTCGTACGCGGCTCAGAGGGGCCCACTTGTGGGGGAGGGACTCGCACCCGAGGAGGCCCTGAGCCTCGCAGCCGCATACGCGTGGCGCGACGCCTGTGCGGCGCCTGTGTCGCGCAGGGGGCGCCTACCCGACGCCGGCCGTCTGATTGATATCGCGCGTGCACTAGGCACGACGCCGACTATCGTGCAGAGAGCCGCCCCCGAACTCTTGTGTGACGCCCTCGCCAGACCGGCCAACGCTCGCATCGCAACGATCAGGCCGCTAGCGAGCACTATGTCTTTTTAAGGCGGCATATCAAGAATGACGAGTTAACACGTCATCACCAATGATATGAATATTCTACAATCATAAACGTGATCTTGCTGGCTGTAAAGTATTTTATGTGGGCTATTACGTGTTAACTCGCCATTTCTGATACACCGCCTTACAGTCCCCGAACTCCCAAAGGGGGCAAAATAAAGTTATGAAAAAGTCAACGCAGCGTCCCAAAAGTGCCGACAGCAGACATGCCTTATTCCTCATATGTCTACAATTTTTAAGCAGACAAAACAGGAATGTGTAGACACTTTGGGACGTCCCTTTGACTTTTTATGACTTTGTTTGCCCCTTTGGGAGTTCGGGGACTGTAGTGCGGGGAACTTGGCGGTGGGAGACGGTTCCGTTGGTTGCAATGTGGCCGACTGCGCCCCTCACCCCTCCGTACGATACCTTCTCGTACTCTGTTCATTGGGCGGCATGTGCGCATTCTTTGAAAGTTAAAAAATAAAACGGAAGGAAACTTACAAGTAAAATATGATGGCGCGCACATCCTTCTCGGTCGGGTCGGCAATTGCTCTTGCGAGACAGAGAGCGATGGCGGCCCGAGTGGCCACATCGAGGCAAGCGCGAAAAGCGGTATTGTAAAAGAGGCAAGAGCGGCAACAACAAGACGCTGTTTTCGTAGTTCTTCTCATCCGTCCCCCGTAACCGCTGAAAAAGGCTGTGACGACCAAACGCAAACATGTTTTCTTACGGTGCCAAGAACAATGCAATGCCCAGACCTAACCTAGGATGGCAGTTTCTATGCAATGGCCTAACCGACGCGCTCGGTCTGCCGTCACCGACGGAGGCGATCGACGCAAGAGACAACGGCATGCTGTGGCCAGAGACCGTCGACGTCAACTGGCGCGAGTGGGTCGGGACGTGGTATGAAGTGGCACGTTTGCCCGTACCCTATGAGACAGATTGCGCGGGTCGGCCGCGTGCCACTTATACCGCGCGTGCGGGTTCGTCTGTCATTGGCGTCGTCAACGACTGCGTTGATGCGCAGGGGCGCAGTGGGCGCATCCAGGTGCAGGGCACGGCCGTGCCCATAGGCCCTGGCCGTCTGTGGGTGGATTTTGGACGCGCAGCGCCCGAGTCCACAGCTGCCGAGCGCGCGCTGGGCAACTACTGGATTCTCTACGTAGACCCAACCTATAACGAGGCCATCGTAGCGACGCCCGACCTCCAAAGTGCATGGGCGCTCTCGCGTTATCCATGTCCCGAACCACAGGCGGTGGCCTCGCTCCTGGAGCGCATGCACGGATTGGGCATTGATATACGTCGCCTTGTTATTCATTGATATCCTGTCACCTTTTTCTCTGCACACATTGTTGTGATCACATTGCGCTAGCGCGCGTGTGTGTGGCGCACGGATAGTTGTAACCTCTTGCCATAAACGGAAAAAAACCAAAAAAAGATCTATCGTTGTTTCTTTAGAGTGCCCTTTTCGTCCCGATCACTTTTGTCTGCATTGACCCGAACCAATGTCTTTTGTTTTTTTTGCAGGCCGTTGCTGTTGTCTACACGCCATTGGACGATGGGGAAAATGAGGAACGCAGCGATGCCCGAAAAAAAACCAAACTAACACAAAAGCAAAAGTCCATCTGATGGATGGAGACATAAAAAAGGCACACCAAATCGGCGCCACTTTATAGTGGTTTGTAGACCCGGAAAAAAAAGGAGGCGGCATGGAGAAAAGGAAAGAACAAAGGATTTCTTCCTTAAAAAGGAGATGGGGAGTCGAGAAGGAACACGGGTTTAGCGCGGAATGCGCATGCGAGAGGTACGCTGAATCAGGGCGCGAGAATGGCCACCAAACCCAAGGCCGCACAGGCACCGTCAAAGGTGGCGAGGTCTCTCGGTGCAACGTCCACGCCAAAGCGCATGCCCAACAGCGCGAGTCGGGCCTTGTCCAAGAGCGACGGTCCGGCGCGTTCGTGCTGTCGGGCATAGGCGTCGGCTCGGGCGACGAGATCAACAGCCGCCTCTGTGTCTGCCCCTGTGTGCGTGCCCTCCTCGGCCATACTGTCTTGGATCTCTTGGTAGGCACGTGCGACGGCATCTGCCGGCGATGCGACGTCCATGACGTCTTCAACATCAACCATTCCGGCGCACGCTCTCTTCCATGCCTCGCGCTCGTCCTCACCAATGTCTGGTCGCCCAAACAAAGGCGGCCAGCGAACGTTTACAGTCATCGTCGGTTCCCATTGTCCAGAGAGTCTTTGCGCAGCGTATGCTATGGCCGTCGGCGCCAACGATGCGCACAAGAGGTCAGGACGAGCGCGCTCTGCCGGGTCAGGTTGTGCACCCCAAAAGGCGGCCACGTCGTAGAGACGGTCGCTTCCCACCAGGCGTCCGTCATCGTCGCGCTCTGCCGTCTCGGTTCCGCAGGTGCGCTGCCACAAGTCCAACGCCAATGGCTGGGCCAGTTCGACGGGCAGGGTCGACAGATCAAAGCGCGCTTGCGGAGTGGCAAGGATGGCGCCCTGCACAATAGCGGCAAGCGACGGGATGCCAAAGACAGGCCGTGGCAGCGCAAACAGTTCCTCGTCGTTGTCACGTTGTTCTTCCTCTTCGAAAGGCCAGACCCTACCGGGGCCGCCGGCCGCTTTGATCCGTTTTGATTGTTGTTGCTGTTGTTGTTGCGTCTGGCCACCATACGACATCGCAACCGTTTCACTGGGTTGTGCCTCTGACACATTCTCTAGGGCGGGAACGTTGGAGGCGCGTAATGCTGCCAAGAGGGGCAGAGCGCGATCGACCACTTTGGCGCCTCTATGTTGCGCCAGGACAAGGGCCAACGTGCACGCGTCGAGCCACACGGCGCGCACCTCTGCGGGAGCGCCAAAGTCGGTCAGGTATCCGTACGAGAGTGGCGATACGGCGCGCAAGAGCGCCGGCGGCAGATCGGCCCACGAGGGAACGAGCACCATGGCGGCCTCTAGCGCAGTGATGGCGTCGTCTTTGGGCGTGTCATAGACCAGAGTCGAGAGCAAATCGGGTAGGGCCGCCGCATAGGGGAGTGCCACAAGAGGCAACGCGGCCATATCGATTCCAATCATCTCGTCGAGATCGCGCGAGGCCACGAGCCGCGCGTTAGTTCCATCTTGCGCCACGGCGGCCAAATGCGCGGCGATGCCATCCTGGCCCGATTCGACGAGTAGCGCATAGATTGTGTTGCCGGCATTGTCCGTACATTGTGGGCCGGCCTCTTGTGGCCAGTTTCCCAACGTACGACGTATCGACGCCGAGGCGGCAACAGGCGCCGAGGTCATGCGCGCGGCCCACCCACGCGTGCGACGCCGATACAAGGCGCCGATTGCAGAGACGAGACGGGCGAGTCCGGCCCCGACGATGTCGCCCGTCTGCCCAATGAGATTATAGGCGGCAAACCGGGCGGCGGGCGTGCCCACTAGACTTTCATAGATATCGACAACGCTCTCGATGTCGGGAGGCCATGCATTTTCCAGGGTCTCACGTTGCAAGACAAGCGCGCGCTTGACGGCCGTCGACGCCCACGGATCATTGTCAAGTGCACTCCACATTGTCGCATAGGCGTCCAACAGTGCGCACACAACGGGGCGCTCTCTACCGCCAAACAGGATTTCATCGGCAAGACTACGTCCGTCGAGGCGAGTCAAAAGCACGCGTGCGACAGTATTACGCTCGCCTTCTTGGCCGACAATTTCACAGGCGGCCGCTAGTGCGGGCACATAGTCGGCGGCGCGAGGCAACAGCGCCTTGTTGGGCCACGAGCGCACGTCAATCTCGGGCGGAAGGGCATCCGTTGGCACGAGCACAGACATCTCGGCGCTTGCCGTCGTTGCCGGACCAGCGGGTCCAATGCCGCCGCCACCGAGATACGAGGCCGACTCCATGTCGATCAGGGTCTCTTTTCTCTCTTTGTCGTCTGCGTGTGTCTTCTTTTCCTTTTTTTGTGTCTAGGACGAAAGAGATGCGTGCGAGAGAGGTGATAGAGGATTTTTTTGGCGTCTCTTGTTTTTTGCCTTTGATCGCCTCGGTTTCGGTGGATGCTGCACATGTCGGTGGGTCATGCGAGCGCGCATGCGCACAAAAAAAGGCAATGTCGCCGAGGGAAATAGCACGGCAGGAGGAAAAAGAGCCTCCCCCTTGTTTCCAACGAATTGGCGCGATAGCGTCGGTGCTTTTTGTTTTTTTTTGCGCGCTGGTCTTTGTTGCTGAAACTTTTTTTATTCTTTTCTTTTTTTTGTATGTGCGTGCGTGTTCTTTCAACGTAGCCAAAAAAAAGAGCAGGCAAAGAAGAAAAAAGTCGCTAGACGCGAGGGCGCGCCCTTTTGCATGCGGCGCGATAGTGGAAAAAAAAAGGAAGAGAAAAAGGCACTGGGCGATCCTAGTTGTCGACGAGACGCACACGGCCGGTCTCACAAAGAGAGGCCGAGCGGAGAGCGCCCATGAGCACGTCCAACGCAGACTCGGCAGTGGCCTTTTCCGCTTTGCGGTAAAACATGTGGTGGAGAAGCCATTGGGCACGCGATCCCAAAAGGATCGCGGGTGGCGCGGCAGGACCTCGGTGCCAAAAGACCGAATCCTCGACGGCGTTGGTTTTGGCCTTTGAATCGACAACGATGCACCCACAGTTTTCCGTGCAGACGTCAAAGGCCGCCGAGAACCCGTCGTAGGTGGAGAAGATGTCGAAAAAACGCCTATAAAGATTCTCGCGGTAGGCCCTCTGCGGCTCGCGCATCGCAAACACGCGGTCGATCTGCAGCCGGATGGTCTTGGGGATGTCCATCACATACTGGACGACATTGTAAAACTCGATGTCGAGGACGCGCGCACACTTGTAGAGATCGCACATCGGTCCGCTCTTGAAAATGCGGTTGTCATGCATGCAGTCGTCGAGCACCAAGAGGACACGCGGACGAATATTGTGCGCATGGAGCGTGCGCAGGGTATCGAGGAGACGCTTGATGGCCTCGGAGTCATAGTCGCGGTAGACACACGACTCGGGAAACATCTCGACCAAGACGTCATAAGACTCGGGCGTCGGAGTCATGCCGACGACAAAGTCCCAACGGTTGCCACCCGCCGTCAAGAGGTGGCGCAGGAGCACGGTCTTGCCCGTGCCGCGCTTGCCCACGATCATGTTGACCTGGCCCGTCTTGAGCGTGCCAACGTCAAACTTGCGCAGGTTGATCTCATTTTTTCCCATGCCAGAGTCGACCATGTTTGGCGCGGGCGCGGTGGTGGCAGCTGCAGTGGGAGGCGACCACTGCATATCGCGGCATACACGGTCGACTTGGGCCTCGCCAAAGGTGCCGCGCATCAACTCGATCAACTTGGCAGACGCATCGGACACGGCCTTGGCCTGGGCCATGATCGTCACCAGTTGAGTGTCGGACATCTCGGTTTTGGCGGACGCACCAACGGCATCGGGCGGTTTCGTGTCTCGCGCGACCTCGACAATGGGCATGCGCGCGTCGGCATCCACGGGACGCGGCGGACTCTTGAGGTCGACATCTCCTGGCACGGCCACAGAGGCAAAGAGCCCGGCGATTGATCTGGGAATCTCCTCGATCATATCGGCACTGGTCTGCGCCATGTTGGCCGTTGTTGTCGGTGCTGTGTGTTGCATGTTTCCGTCGTTGTCGTTGTTGTTGTTGACAAAGCGCGGTCCCGTAGAGATCTATATTGACGGTTTACAATGCAAAGTTGCCAAGATGTGTCTTCTTGTATTTTTTCCTAAGACGGCACGGCGCTGCTGCACGACACGGTAATCGCACGTCATGCATGCGGCTGGGTGCCTGTGAGGAAAATCAACAACGGCAAACCGCCACGTTTTCTTGAGGTGACGCACTGGAATATGAGCGACTATTCTTTTTTGCCACCTTATTCCTCCTTGCGCCAACGGCTAGAAATGAACAACGGAAAAAATAGGCGCGACTGGCGACCAGCGACCAACCGCATACGGCGTACGGAAAAAGGACCACCATGTCGCCATGAATTTGACCCAATAAACACAGCGTCGGGGGACTATAAAAAGCGTCACAGTGCCACCTGTTTTTTTCTTCACCGTTCTTATCTGTGCTCTTGTGTCCGGCCACTGCGATCAATACCAGCGTCACCATCAGGACGATCACAACAACAATACCCCAACAAAACAAGGACGCCATGAACACCCTTTTCGCCGTGCTCGTCTCTTTGGCGTTGGCCCTGCTTGTGGCCTCGCCGTGCGTCGCCCAGTCGCCGACGCCCCTGCCCGTGCCGTGCAGCACTGCCGCCAACAAGACCCTGGCCGACGCGTGCCTGCTCACGCTCGCCATGACGCATCTCCACTATGAGGAGACGGGCCAGTGGGGTCCTCTTTTGGATACGATGAGCGCCGACGCCTACGAGATCTATGGGCACACGCTCATGGGTGGCGTCAACACGGCGCCGCCAACCTCGGATCAGAGCCTCCACCATATGTATGCCAACATCCTCAACGGCGGCCAGCCCGACGATCTCGTCTACGTGCCCGTGACCACCACCATCGGCACCAACACGATTGTCTACGAATACGTGACCGTGTTTAACCACACCAAAAACTTTTGGCTCGTGCCCTACCCGGCCACGAACCGCGTGGTCTCGGTGGCCATGGTGCTCACGCTCGGGTTTGACGACAACAACAAGATGACGTATGAGCGCTTCTTTGTCGACAGCGCGTCGATCCTCGTCCAGATTGGCATTCTCAAGGACGGCTATGGTATTTACGGCAACGACCTCGCCAGCCCCTATCCGACCGCCAAGGCGTGCAAGCGCTACCTGCCCGTCGCTGCCGACCAGTTTGCGTCGATCCTCATCGATGGTCCCTATGGCGCCGGTGTCGAATTCAACGGCTTTTATGTCAACGAGGCCGAGAACCTATCCGAGAGGTCGACCGACGACATTGCCCAGGTAGAGACAAGTGCCGAGCATCCCAAGAGACAGGAGCGCCGCCAGTACGAGTCTTTTAGCGCGCTCGTCATGGCCGAACTCGCCAGTCTCATGCTTTAATCTTTTTTTTCCCCAACCCTCGGCACCCATCGGCTCGTTGTCTCTTTTTTTCCCTTGTCAAGCAAACATTTGACCTGTGCTTTTTGTGCGTTTTTTTGTTTTATTCTCCAAAAAAAAAGATAAAACACTTTTTGAACCAAAAAGCGGCATATTGATTTTTTCCTCTTTGCGACGCGTCGCCTTTACGTCTTGTGGGGAGGGGGTTGCTATTTTGGCTTGAACAAAATATGCATCCTTTTTCACTGGCAATATGCGCACCTTTTTCAGGACAGGATCTACAAGGAAAAAAGGTATGGTCACCACAAGGGCAAATCCAATAGGCCTCTGCAGACCTGGTTCTAGGTGTGCTCTCGTGTGCAACCAATCATGGCCGGGCTTTTGTAGATATCGAGTACACATTCTGGGCGGCCTCCAAAGAAAAGGAGAGACCTCTTTGCCAGTTCCATCGCGCGATTCTAGTGTCGGCCCGTAATGTGCCACAATAATGTGGAAATGTAAAAAAAATGGATTACGGCGTGTTGTGTGCACACACATGCATCAGTGTCGCAGGTGTCGGCCTTTTGGTGAGCGGTAGAGAGGCACGCCAGGGTCGTGTCCAAAAAAGAGGGGAGACAGCATGGCAAAGCCTAATCAAAAGTAAAAAAAAAGGCGCAATAATCAAGGGAAAAAAAGACTTGGACGAGGTTGCGAGGCGCGCAAGGTGCGACATTCCAGATTGCAATGCATCGCCACGATCTGCACCCGGCGGCGTGTCGGCCGTTGGCGCACAGAACATTGACAGCGCTGGGCGCAACGGCGCTCGTGCTGGCGGCAGCGACGTGGGTGGGGCTCATCGTGGCAGGCGCCGGCGCTCCTTTTCCGAGTGTCTCTGTCGTGGCGCGCGGTGTGCGGCCCCTGTGCGACACCTTGGCGACGCTTTTCGCCTTGGGCGCGGCAACGGCAACAGTGGGACTCTTGCTCGTCGAGGCGGGGCGAGCGCGGGACGATTTCGCGGCGCGCGCTGCGAGCGGCCTCGTTCGTGAAGCGACGGTCGCTGCGTGAGCGCGCCCCCATTGATACCCGCACACATGCCGGCGCAAGAATACGACGACAATCGTGCTCACTCTCCTTCTCTTTTTTTCCTTTTACCAACCCGCCGTGCGCGTGCGTCGCTCGAAAAAATGCAAATCAGTTCTTGGACATGCATTTGAAAAAAAACACAAGACACAGTGCTCTTTGGCGACGCTGTACTTTTTTCCCGTGGCCATGATTGTTGCTGCCCTCTTTTTTTTCTCAAAACAGGTCGACTCTACGGCGCACAGTCGAGAAAGAAAGACCATGCAACCAACCAACCAACGACAGTGCTGTTTAGAGTGAGATGAAAAAACCTGTATTCGAAAAAAAGAGACGAGTACAATATCGAAGACGCACACGCGGAAAAAAGGGAAACAATGACAAAAAAAGAGTCATGGGGATGCGAGACCAAAGGCAACGTCCAACGCGTGACGAAACCCTGCGTCGTCGATAGGCACGATAAGCGCTGCGTCGACATAGAGGCACGCACTCGCGCTGTTGCGGACGAGGCACGCCGCTGTTGCGGACAATAGAGCGCATGCTTCGCGCGCGCTAGCGCCGACGGCGGCGAGGCGATCGCGACACCCGACGACAGCCCATGGGTCAACGCCGGGCAGTTCGTTGCGCATTGCCGCTGCAGCGACGGGTACACTACGCGAATCGCCATAGCCACTAGTGTCGTTGGTGCATAGATCCTTGTGATCGCTGTGATCGTCATCGCCTCTGTTGTCATCGTCCTCGCTGCCGTCGTCGCCGCTGGCACCGTCAGACTCGCAGGAATCTTTGCCGGTTGCCGCTGCTGCTGCTGCATTGTCTGTCTTGTCGCACACCAAGAGGATGGCGACAGTCGCCGCCGCACGCCTGGGCTTGATCGGGCCGGTGGGTGCCTCGGGCAGCAGGTCGAGACACGCGCCGATACGGTCGACGATGCCGCTCCGCGCGACGGCCTCCATGGCCGACAGCAACCGTGGGTCGCCGCAGCACCGCACGGCACCCAGGAGCCACGCGAGCCCTCCCGCAGTGTAGGCCAAAACGCACCTGCTGTGGTTTGTGGCGCCATCGGCCGATCGGTCCAACGCGGCGGTGGCTCCAAAGGGCGGATCGGCCAGCGGCGCCGGTAGGGGTCGCACACCCGGCGGCAGCGAAAGGACAGAGCCCACTGGCATGAGCGCGCCATAGTCTGACATGGCCTCGTCCTCTAGCGAGCGCGCCTGGCTCAAGAGCGCACTGTGCGATCCGGGTTTGTTTTGCATGGCCTGCATGACGAGCGCCAATGCAACGTCGACCACCACCAGGTGGCGTCCTTCCATGTGCACATACTGCACATTGCGCAAGATGATGCTGGCGAGCGGGTGGAGTCGTCTCGGTAACCGTTGCCGATGAGGCAGTGAGAAACAGATGCGCAAGACAGGGCGAAAGATCATCGCGCCCGTAATGCAACCGCGTCCTTTTGTGTCGTTGCCGCAACTGCTGCGGGCGATTCTGCGATGCCCTCTGTCGCTCGACCGAGCCTTGTCGTGATTGCGTGCAACAACAGCGACAAAACTGTCGGACCGCGCAAGATGCGACGTCGGGATGGGAGCCGGTTCTGTAGATGCTGTCGTTAGAAAACCATTTGTCGCAAAAAATCCATTGCTGTTGTCTTTTTGCATGGTTTTTTGCGAGCGCCTTCTTTGCTGTTTTCTCTCTCTCTCTCTCTTTATGCGTGGTTTTTTTTCTCTCGCACAAAGGGTACCGGTGCGTCAGGCACGTGTATATGGTCGATCCTCGTGCCTACGTCTACGTTGTTCTGATAAACTATCTTTTTCTTTGCAACAGTTGCCGCCGGTATTCTATGACACCGTTCTTTTTCTTTTTTCTTCTTCTTCTTCTTTCTTGGTTGCTTGCAGGTACGCGCGCGTATGTGTTTCTTTTGGTGGGATTGCGCGACGCACAAAAAGAATAGGCAAACAACCAACGACAAAAAAGGAGAGGAGAGGCAGAGTGCGAGTGGACGGATGGGCCAAAAAGGAAGGCGACAAAAAAACAAAATCCAACGTGTGCAATGGCAGTGGCTTTGACTTTTTCCCGTTTTTTCCTATAGGCCGTTTTTGGTTTCAGTGCAAATTTTTCTTTTTCTTTTTTTTGCTTCCTCTCGCGTGTGTTGTGCAAAAACATCGCAACGTGCGTGCCTGTGGCATCTTGTCGTCGCTGTGGTCATGGCGACGATCACAACTTTGCCCAACACCTGAGAACTTGTGTTTTTAATCTGCATCAAATCGTTGGCCTTTTTCCTCTCGTCGGTTCATGTGATGGACGCGGCAGCGGGCCCCATGCTCTCGGAAGAGCAAAGAAAAAGGGTGACAACAAATTAGACGATACAGAGGAGGAAAAAAAGAGCAGCACGAAAAAGGGGCACCGCAACCAGTCGTCTATGTCTTGTCTAATGCTGGTCAACGGCCAGCCGGCCCAGGGCCGGCCCATTTGGAAAGGGGCCGGCTCGGCCGCGGCCAAATATGATTCGGGCGGGATTCGAACTCCAAACCGTGACTTTGGGCAATGTGCACGAATTGTGCACGAGCAAATAAAATTTCCTTATACCAACATGAGCGTCTATTGGTTAAAAGTTTGTGCGGACAACGACTTCGATTGGTTTAAATGGACGATGCCCATTGGATAACCGAGTAGGTGCTGATTGGTCGAGGTACAGGGAAAAGCAGAGGGCCGAGACGAAGTTTCATGTGCTTACCCCCGTGGGCCTATCGGGGATGAACGGAGAGGAAGACGACGACGAGCAGGCCATGGCTGTGGCCGAAAAGTCACAGAGCAAGAAGGCCAAGCGCGAGAAGCCCAAGCAGGCGAGGAAGGTGACCAGCGAGGCGTGGGAGCATTTCGACGTGACCGACGACGGACCTGAGTGCAAGCACTGCGGCCACACCTTCTGTGCGACGACGTCGACGGGCAACCTGATGAAGCACGTCAAGCACAAGCACAACGACAAGCACCAGGTCAGGAAGACCAACCGGTTCAGCAGGGAGGAGGCCGACGCCCGAGTGGCCAGGTTGATCTCGAACCGGTGCCTGCCGATGAGTCTGGTCGACGATGAGGACTTTATCGAACTGCTGTCCTACCTGAACAACGCCTACAAGCCGCCCAAGAGGAAGCGTCTGACCAAGGCGCTACTGCCGGCGACGAAGAAACGGCTCGTGTCAGCCATGGCCAAGAAGTTGGAGATCATCCGCCACCTGTCGCTGACGCTGGACGCGTGGACCAGTGCCGCCAACCGGTCCTACATCGCCGTCACCGTCCACGGCGTGTCCACCGACTGGGTTCTTGAGTCCTTTGTTCTCGACGTCATTCCGGTCAAGGCATCAGAGACGGCCGAGTTCCTGGCCGAGGTCGTTCGAGAGGTCATCCTGGCCTGGGAGATCGACATTGAGCGTATCATCGCCGTCACCTCGGACGGGGCGGCCAACATGAAGGCGGCGGTGACCAAGTGCCTCAAGATCGAGTGGATCTACTGCGTGGCCCACCTCATCAACCGGTCCATCCGCCTGGCTCTCGAGTCGGACGAGGTCAAGCCGATTCTACGGGCGGCCAAGTCGATCTCCAAGACCTTCAAAGCGTCGCCGGCGGCCAAGCGCATGCTCGTCGAGAAGCAAAAGGCCTTGGGCCTGTCGGTCAAGTCATTAAAGATCGACAACAAGACTCGATGGGGTTCGGCCTACACTATGTTTGAGCGCCTCGTGTCCTCTCGTCCCGCCGTCTCGGCCTGCCTCGGTGCCCTGCACGGCCTCCGCAAGCCCGTCCCGGCCGACCTGACCTCGGCCCAATGGTCGCTCGTCCAACAGTTGGCCAGAGTGCTTGAACCGCTCAACGACTCGACCGAGATCCTCTCCTACCAGCGCCTGCCCACTCTAGGCGCCGGCATGCCTATCGTCAGCCGCGCCATCCATCACCACCTCAAGGCCGACGACGAAGACGATTCTGTTGTCGTCGCTTTCAAGAAGGACATCTCGTTCGACCTTACTCTGCGGTGGAACATCCTCGACGGGCAGGCCTCAGAGACTCTTCTCCTGGCCGTCTACCTCGACCCCCGCTTCAAGACCTTTTACTTTATAGAAGACCGAAGAGCGCGCGACGACCGAGTCGACAAGGCCGCCGAGAAGATCGCCGGCCTTGTACAGTCCCACGCCAATCGTGCTGTCCGCGCCCGCCGCCCCGCTGCAGGTGCCTACGCCAACAAGATCGAACGCGCCCTCGGACCCGACGCCATCGGCACTCTTCCACCGGCTGCTGACGAGACTGACGACCAGGTTGCTGAACTCGAAGCCTACCGAAAGAAGCCCGTCGTGCCTTCGTTCCTCCCCCAGACCGATCCCAACGTGCCACCCAAGATGTTTGACCCTCTCCTCTGGTGGAAGCAACGCGAGACCAAGTACCCGAGTCTGGCCCCACTTGCTCGCCTCTACCTATCCATCACCGCCACATCGGTACCCTCAGAGAGGGTCTTTTCCAAGAGCGGCTGGATTGTTAACAAGCGCCGCTGCACCCTCTCTGACGAACACGTCTCTCTTCTTGTTTTCCTTTCGTGCAATAAAACTCACCAAGGCAATTAGTGCCAATAATATACTGTTACTATAATTTCAAAAAACAGGGACTTTTTCTGTCGTCCACAAACAAATCAAACCACCGAGCCTGCCTACTTCACCAGGATGAACAGAAGTGGAGGCCACGCGCGCCGCCGATCGAACCCTCGCGGCACTCCTGCGACGAAGCGCGTCGTCGGCGATCTGCTGCAGGAAGGCCCCAAGCGAGGGCTGGTGATAGTTCGACAAGTAGATGCGACCGACCAATTCCTTTGCGTCAAGGTCAGGAAAAGAAACCGCGCCTTTGTCGTGGATGGGGGCGCGCTCAACGTAATTCAACTTCAGTCTGCGGCGCTTCCTAATTACAGCGGTAGCAATGGAGATTTGGCTACGCAGTCCGCCCACGGTATTCGAGACGCTATGAGGTAAGCGGCTCCGCAAACCACACCAATTTGGTTTAGGGCCATCATCAGAAACTTTTTGATTAACGCGAATTTACTTTATCAGCAAGGACCTTCGTGAGGTGCGTGAGGGTGGCGTAGGAGGCGTCTGGATTGTCTCCGACGCTCAATACTCGGACGGCTCGCGAAGTGGCGATCAAGGAAATCCTGAAGATAGCCAGTGGAGACGCATAGTGCAAGTGACCGCCAAAGATAAAAGCGGAAAGGCCCTGTTCGTCAGCGTCACTCTCGAAGGTCGTCGAAAGGATCCGAACTGGCTTATCGGCCTGCCTGCGCCTTCGTCTTACGACCCGGACAGCGAGGATGCTCCGATCATGAGAGCCGACGGATCGATTCAACCGCTATCTGGCGACATCAACTGTTCCTACATCGAAGCCCGGCCACCTCCCACCAGCATCTTCTCTTATTTCATTTTAGATGATACCATCATGGAGCAAGCCCGCTGCAAGATTGTAGAACTTTACGGTCTTGTTTAATAGCAAAAAGTTGGACAAGTTCACAAGTCTCGGTTCGTCACTTGTTAGTTGGACGCGTACCTGGCGAAGATTCTCTTCCCGAATGCTTCATGTTTAGCCTCTTCTTCTTCGGTTCGCGGCTTCACTTGCGGATACTTGGCGAGTTCGCGTTGGCCCTGGGGAGTAGCGCCCCACTTTCGATGTTCAGAGAAATGCCAAAAAGGCTTGGGGTCGGCCGTGGATTCGCGCTGGCGAACCGTTTCCTGCGCAGAAGATGGCGCATTGTTAAAAATTGCCTACTTGCGACGTTGGTGCTGTGCTAATAAAACTAGAACGGTACCTCATATACGCCTTCTTGCACTTTAGTCTCGATTTCGGGAGGCACTGAAATGTCCGATTTGTCCTCCATCTTTTTAGTTTCTGTCTTGCAGGTGCGGGTATCTTTCTGCTCCCACCATTTATGTTGGTCGTGCTTGTTGTGCGAGCCAGGCGGACGCGGGTTACGTCTCTCCTTCGTTTTATGTCTCGTGGCCATGGTGGTAGAGCGAAGCGCTGTGCGGGAAGTCAAGGAAGAAAAGGCGTTCTCTGGCTTTGGCGTCTAACAGCCCCCCCCCTCGTAAAACACACCGCTGCTACCAATTGCCAGTTGGTCTTTAGACCCCGATTCATAAGGGAACGGGGCGACTTTGCTTATTCCGCGGGCGAGCAGAAGCAAAGGTATTTATTACCCAAAATCATTTTCATCTGAATTAAAGCGTGAGAGTTACGCTTGCAAGATTTTGCCGCTAGCGACGAAGTAGCATTGGGAGCCGGGGATGCCGGGAGTGACGCAGGTAATGGCGAAGAAGGTGTTGAAAAGGGGCCAAGAGGGGCCGACGGCAAATGTCGCTGTGTAGGTATTCTGAGAGGTGCCGTTGTAGACTTTGGCGGATGCGTTCTTGCTTGATGATGGGGGGCACTCGGCCGAGTCAGAAGAGATGCCGGCCCAGACGGCGTAGACATCGTTGGCGGGGGACTGGACGACGGCGAGAACTCCCGAGTTGAGGCCGCTGGACGCGTGCATGGTCTCGCAGCACAGGTACTGCGTGCGGCCCACGGTGAGGTTGCCAAACTTGTGGCCAAAGGTGCATGTCGGGTGTGGTCCGGTGCCCTTGATCGGCACGGAGTCAGCGACTGACACAGCGGCGCCAGTATGGTTAGCAAAATTTAACATATCTTTCACAATCGATTTGAGATTTAGAAGAAGTACCAGAAATCGGTCGGTGGCCACAAGCGACGACAGCCACGGAGGCGACGGTCAGTGCCAAGATAAAATAGTAGTGGAGAATCCTCATGATGGTGCTGTGCACGTCGCGAGAAGCAAAGGAAGAAAAGAGTGCAGGACTGCCTCCTGGCGATCATCGCCACCGATTCATCGTGTGAATCTTCGGCATAAAAATGGCCGCCAATTATCGAGGTAGGTTGAATCTGGTTCCAGATTAAGGCAACATAAGATCGTGCGTTGGCACACGGTGCATCTGGCCGGCGCGTGTCAGGACCACGAGCCTTGCGCGATTCTGGCCAAAGCGAGCCCCGCATACAATGGCTTGGCCATTTGTTCGCAATCGCCCACAACAATCAACCACGCGCAGAATGCTCACCACGCCTTTGATGTCTGTCGTCTTCTTTGCACTGCTCACCTTCCTCTGCGCTGGTACATTTGATTCTCTAGTGTCGAACGATTTTTGGCTTTCGATTTACGTCCCGATTATCAGGCGCCTTGGTTGCGGGTGAGATGGCCCTGGCGGACGCCAGCGGCCCGGCCAAGGCCCTTGGTGGCTACGCGATCCAGATCGCCGAGAACGAGAACCAACCGTTCTGCGCCGGGAGCGCGTGCAACTGCTACAACTGCATGACCCTTGGGTGCCAGATGTCCTGGGCAGACTTTCACGTGGCCTGCCAGGAGAACGGGCCGTGCACGCTCTTCAACTCGCTCATGTCCTGCATGTTTGCCATCGGCGATTCCTGCACCCTCCCCTACGGCCTCGCCTGCGGGGTCACTGCTACCGCATACTGAGTGTGCTCACAGAATGCGTTCTTTATTTTAAAGTAAAATACTTTTTTACTCATGATCCCTTTGTCTTTGTGGCTTGGCGCTATCTTCTGTGGCTACGCTGGACTTGCTTTTGGTGCGCAATGATCGTTTTCATTCCTTCGCCGCGCGTCAGGTGGGCCGGTGCGCATGGAAGGTGCAGCGAGTCCACTAAGGGACTCGCTGCAGACTGTGCTTCAAATACGTTGGTAGAGTATGTGAATCTGGCGCCAGATTTAATAAACGAACAAGAGCGTGAGCACAGGCGTCAGGCGGCGGTGAGCAAAGGACCCGCGTTGGCGCCCTGGGTGGCAACGCTGTAGTAGTAGGCGATGCCGCTGTAGGGGTCCCATCTGAGATAGTTGGCGTAGGAAGGGGTCTGAAGGGTGGTGATTACGGACTGGAGGGCCGACATGGGCAGGTGCTTGACGATGCGACCGTTGCCGTCTTGGCACAGGTCCACCGGCACACCGGCCATGTCGTTGCTAAAGTAGATGACACCGCAGTTGGAGGCTAGGCGGGCGCCCGTGGCGTTGTTGACCATTATCATGGCCTGCTCCGGGTACGCGTACTGCTCCCGGCTAAACTGCACCACGTACGACGCAATGGGGCCGCACTCGGGGCCTTGGCTCCAAAAGCACTGCCCTGGTTGTCAAGAAAAATGTTGGGTCAATTTCTTTTAAAATTGTAAAACAAAAAGTGACAGTGAAGGAGGGGCTGCCATACCCAAGGCCGACGGCAAAGCCAAGCATACGAAGAGTAGGGCGAAGAGCATCCGCAAGTTGCATGCAAAGGCCATGGTGAGCAATGTTGTTGCCAATGCCGCTGTTAGGATTGCGATTTTATGTTTGCGCGCCCGCTCCGCGGACCTTTCGTTACTGACGAATGTGATGTTTATTTTTTCACATTTGATTTCCTTCCCATCCCAAAGCGTCGCCATGAGCCGTGTGTTGGGTGCCGCAGATGCGAGGCGATAAAACCATGCACCCGAGCAAAAGAAAGAGAAGATGGCAACGCGACCAACAGTGAATCTGTCGCCAGATTTGATCTGATGTGACGGTGGTGTGGACACAGATTGGGCACCATTTGCATCCGCAATCAATTGCCACGCACAGAGTGCCATCTTTCTGCACTCTACGCTCAAACTTTCGTCTGGACTCTTCAACGGCAACAAGATGAAGACATCGATGTTCTCCTGCTTGGCGTTGCTGTTGGTGTCCCTGGTCACGGTCAAGGCCGACAACAACTGCTTCACGTGCGAGTTGCCGGACTACAACTGCTACAGTTCATGCTCGGTGGTGCAGTCCTACATCAACTGTCTCGACCAAGGGTGCCAACAGTGCGGCGGCGAGACGCAAATCGCCCAATATTGCCAGGAGGCCGTCGCCGGTCTCAACTCCCAGTGCGCCTTCATGAATTGCGGCCTCTCGTGCGACACCATCAACGGCTGCGGAGGAGGATCGGACGGCCTGGCCACCAAGTGGATCGTCATCATCGCCGTCGGTGGCGCGGCAGGTCTCACCGTCGCCGCCGCCGCCTTTATCTACATCCGCCGTCGCAACAGCGCCAACTATACCCGTATAGGCAAATAGTCTCATGACGACTCCCTCGCGTTGGGCGTGTTTACTTTAAAAGCGTTTTAGTATTTTATTTAAAATAAACACTTGGAGTGATAAAACGGAAGACAACCTCGTGCGCCCAACAAAAGCCTTGTGGTGTGCATAGCCCACTCACACACCACATGAATGGCGTTGCAAGGTGGTCTCACAGCGCGCACGCCTCATGCGGGTGCCCAAAAGATGGCGCTGCCCCAGTGTCTCCTCTTCTTCCATACTAGCCACTTTTTCTTTTATTTTTTCCATAATTATGGTAATTCTCTTTTGGCTGCTACACGCAATGGTCAGAAGCAGGCGGTAGATGAGGCTACCGGGGGTTGGGCGCACCGCGATGGTAGCCAAGGGCAAAAATAGCGCCTCCGCAGATCTGAAAGATGAGACGAATTTCTTCTCTAAGATGACCAATTGGTGGGCGCTCCCAGACCGGCGGTTAAATCAATCTGCGTGGGCAGCCATTTGCACATCCCCCTCGTAAATCGTCACATTGTCCAGCCACCCAATGTCCTCCTCTTACCAATGCATCGCCTCGGGAGCCCGTGCCTACGACAAGGCCAATGACATCAAGGGGGCTGTGGTGACGACTTTCGAACCTCAACAAATCATCAGCGCCGACGAGCACCGCGCCCAGGCCGGTCGCCGCTGGCTCCGTCTCAAGGCCCAGGGTCTCGGTACGCTCTCCTGTACGTCGCAAAGGCCGTTTCCTCGTTATCGGCCAGCGTCTGATTTTACCCGCTACCGCAGTCTCGTATACGCCGTGGGCTGACCTCGAAGGCCGCCCCTACTGGACGCATGTAAGCAACGCCAAGACCGAGGCCACAACTTATCCCGTGACAAGCGGCCAGGCTGACGCTCTGCTGTGTGGCGAAAAGGGGTGCAACTACGCGGCCAACGACAAGTGCACCCGCTGCGGCAAGTTCCTCTGCTTGGCCCACAAGACTGGCTACTCTGTGCGTGGTGCCTTTATCGCTCCAGGCGTTAGGGCCGCCGACCAGTGGGCAACGTGCTGCGAGGCCTGTAGACACCACTACAGGCAACGCGCCCGTCTCTGCGTGTGGATAGGCTTCATGATTCTCCTCGTCAGCGCCGTCGCTGTCCTCGCCTACCTTCTTGCCTCAGGGCGTCTTGGTTGACACACAACGTAAACAACACCAACATGATTAACTTTTCGGGTTGACTGCCCGCCCTCGCATTGGACTACGTGTAAAATTAAATAAAAATTAGCAGGCATTTCAAGATCTTCCTCGAATTTTTGAGTGGCAACTCTTTGAAAAAATGCCGGCTAATGGGCGCACGAATGTTTGACCTGACAAACATTTTTTCAGGGAACACCCCAAAGGCAGCCGCATCCGGCCACAGGTGCTTCTTTGTTTAGAGAAACCGATGGCGACACAAGAGAGTGTGGAGGCCACGCAGGAGCCAACGCCGACATGCGGTGCGAAAGCAAACCGATCCACAGCACGCGGTAAGGGAAAGGCGCGCCCGAAGGGTCTCGGGTCCAGCCTCGATGATAGGATGAATCAACTTGCCAAATCGAACACACCCAAGCCGCCATGCACACCCGCAAAACACACGACGTCACGTGTAAAGCGTGCCCCCCCCCCCCCAAATCAACGCTTTGGGCTTGATTGGCGTATTAATCGGTCCGTTCCCTCCAGGCTAAATTGATCATGGCGGAGCAACATGCCAGGAAGGACTCACGCCTTGCGCGTAAAATAAGGCGCCTAGAGGAGGAAAATCGACGCCTGCGCAGTTCGGCTAGTGCATCGACTGCGAGTTCGTTGCGTGTCACGACCTCTACTCTCCCAATCCTCACCGACGCACCAGAAGCGGCAAAACAAGCAGCGAAGATGGATGGCACGTACAGCCTCAGTCAACAGGTATCTCCCCACGGACAGCAGACCTATAATTTTTTATGTAGATAACATTCTATTCAATTCCTGTGTTTGCGTTTGGTTAGGTCACCGTCGCGAGCGAACGTGAAAACTGGCAAGATGGCGCATCAGAGTCGACACCTCGCGAACTCGAGCCCAAACATGAGACGCTAGATGCAGTGCAGTCCGCCGAACTCCTACGGTACATCGAGGAACTCAACAATGCAGCAGCGCGTGGAGCCCAAGTGCAATTCCCAAGGCGACGGGGTTGGCTTACATTCATCAGCGATATCGGAGAGACCCGCCATGTTCCGTTTGCTACATACGATTTGTGACCAAACGATGAAGATTTGTTTATTTTCCTGCCCTACCCGAGACGTGGATAGTCATGTGGTGAGGCAAGAGGGGGCGGGAGGGCCAGCACTCTGTGGGCAATCATCTCTCTGGCCAAATCCAGATTACGCGCTTGGCGGTGAACCAACAGAACAAGTGGCCCGCCATGATGGAGGACTGACAACAAAGGAAGTGGTTGTCATCAGCAGAGCAATGTTGATCGGACGCGAGAGGATGGTTGGAACTTACTTGCCGATACGGTAGAGATGTTGTGCAGTTTAAGGGCGTTATAGGGCTCTCTGAATTTTGGACCAGACACACGCAGGAAGGGTTCGGTCGGGGGGTTTGGCTGGCCGTCTGGGTGAATCCGAAGATGAAGTTGCGGGAAGTTGGGGCTGGATTTGCTTGTGATAGGTACGACGATAGCATCGTCCTTATGGATTGCAACGCACAGCAGCCATCGCTTCTTCAGCCTCTGTTCCGCCTCATACCGGACACATTCGAACGGCTGTTCGCATGCCACTAGGTCGCCTTCCTTCAATCTTTGGGCCATTTTCGAGTTGTTGGCAAACCGCGGCCGAAGAAATCACGGAACTTTAATACTTGGATGTCCACCTATAATTTGTGGTGGACTCGTATTGTTATTGGTGACTTTATATTTGTTTTTATTGGGCAGTTTTTATGTAGACACTTCACAGTTTGTGCTGGTTTCGTGAACTCGGCTACGGGTTCGAGTCCGGTTTACAGAAAATTGGCCGCGGCCGGGCCGGCCGGCCCGCAACCCTCGGCCAGCCGGCTGGCCGTTAAGCCGCGAGCCATTGGCACAGCATTAGTCTTGTCTTGCAGAAAAGGAGAACATTTTTTGAGGGGGAGGGGGCAGACAAAGGGCGACACGAAAGGAAACCCGCAGCACACTCTTTTTTTTTTCTCAAGTCTTTTTTCTCCAGTCCATTCTTTGTTCTTTATGTCTACATGTGCGAATGGCAGAGAGAGAGAGAGAGAAAAAAAAAGAGGGAGGCCGCGTGAGGGCCGAGAAATCAAAGATGCAGAAGAAAAAATCGCTCTGATGGCCTGATCACCCGACCTTTTTACGCCTCAAGGAGCCGCACAGTGATTGCCATGGCACGCGTGCACCCATGCAGCCGCAATGTCGGTCGCACGCCATGTGCCAATGGCACCCACCGTTGACGACGCGGGTGTGCGTCCTCTCTTTTGCAGGAGACCGAGAGAGAGAGAGAGAGAGAGAGAGAGAGAGAGAGACGGCGAAAGAGAGCCCAACCCCCAGATGCAGCGTCAACGGTGTACATAGCGCATGCCGCGCACGCATATGACACAAGGAAAAAAACACAAACACGACAGCGCATAAACAAAAAAAAAGAAAGAGGCGACTGTGAGTTGAGAAAATAGGTGAAAATGTAATCACATAACGGCAAAAAAATAGTTTTGACGGGCGTCACGATTTCTTTGTGCGTCTATTGTTTTTTTCTTCCTTGTGTCTTGGGGGGCAGAGGCGCGTCGTCATTGTTGTCGTTGGGGCGTAAACAAATAGGGGGAGAGAGGCGCATGCGTGGCGCCGTCTAGACAAATGGGCGAGGGCGTACCGTTGGACCTTGGGGCACCACGGGCATGTTGGGCGGCTGTGGCATCGGTCCGTTGGTCGGCCGCTGGGGCGGTGGCGGTCGCGGCGGGAGGTTGTTGCCGTTGGTGCCCGATGTGGTGCCGAGGTAAAAGTCGAGCATGGTCTCAAAGACGCCGCAGCCGGCGGCGAGCAGGCCCAAGACGGGACCCAGAGGCGGTACGCCTGGCGCCGGGTCGCGCGGCCCTTCGTAAATAATGTCGCCGAGCGGCCCATCCGACGCCACGGCATAGATGCGTATGGCATCCAGCGGCGACGGCGCGGCAAACATGTGCGCGTGCGCCTGTGGGACGCGGAAGCTGCCGGTGGCGCCGGTCGACGCGTGCCACTGGCATTCGATGATGGTTGCGGTGCGGTTGATCACCGAGAGTCGCGTCGGCCGTTGGCGGCCGGCACTGGGCTGTAGGGGTGCCGGCGCGGGAGCGGGCATTGGCGTCGGCGTCGGCATAGGCCCAGTGGGCGGTTGTCCGCCGTTGCCGCCGCGTGGTGGCGCCGTGGGCGCGACGACGGGCGGCGGCCGGGTGGGTGACACTACTGTGCCGCCATAGGCCTGCGGCGCATAGGCACCGCCGACAGCCGACGGGGCCGCGGGCGCGTGGGTACCATAATAGGCTCCGGGGCCTCCGTAGCGCGGCGGGGCCGGTGCCGCTGCACCGTAGGGCGGCGGCACGCCACGTATGCCACTGGGCCACGCGCCATAGGCCCCCGGCGAGGCCGCGGCGCCATACGCGGACATGCCGGGCGACGTCGTCGTGCCTTGCGCGCCAAGCGTGTTGCCGGGGTACATCGTCGCCGATGCGGCAGGCGCGCTATAAAATCCTCCGCCACTGCCGCCATTGTTATAGGTGGTGTTGTTATTGTCCATGACGTGACCAGACGCGATTTATCGGGTGGCCGGCGTTGTGCGCTGTGTGTTGACCAGAGGGTTTGCCCTGCTGCGCGGAAGAAGTGGGATGAAAGAAAAAAGTGCGGCTGTGGTGGGGCGCGTGGGCCTGAAAAGAGAGGAAAAGTGGCGCGCTCAGATCGTCGAAAGAGGCTCGTCTTACTTGGTGAGAAGCGGGGAAAAGTGTCTGCCATCGCGCCTTGCTGTGCGCCGCGCACCGTGGACCGCCTTTTTCCTTTTCGTTTTTTTTTCCTCTTTTTTTCCTCTTTATCTACTCCTTTTTGCGGCGTGCCTGTGGCCCACCCTCGCATTGTGTTTGGTAGATGAGTATATCTGCCTGCGTCCCGCTGTTCCATCAGACACGTACACAGCGGTCTGGGTGACATGGCCTCTGGTGCATCGTCGACCACGACCGGGCACCTATTCGCGAGGCACTGATGTGATCAAGGGGCCATGCCGTGCGGGCACTTTTGGCACAACAGACAAAAAAACGCAAAAACCGCATAGAAATGACACGGCATGCGGATTCAATGTCTTTTGGCCTTGTTGTCGATGCGTGTCACATTTTTTTTGGCGAGTTGCTGGCGCCGTGCCGTCGGCACATGACCCTACCGACAGACAAAGCCCTCTAGTGGCGTGTTCGCAGGTACGGCGTCGGCAACTCAAAAAAAAAAGTCTAGGGATGAAATAGGCAGCCGGCACTACATTTAAAAAACAGAGTGAAAAGTGAACGAGTCTATTTTGTTGTTTGTGATGGGGAAAATAGAAAGTCGTCTGGTGCCGGGGGATTGCGTGCCACGACGCAACCAAGACAAAGATGAAAAAGGAAAGGGAAACAGGGAAATGTTGGTACGCATCGCGATGACGTCACGCCCGTGCATTACGGGCGATCGGCCATCACGCGCCACTGGGGTTTTTTTATTACGGCCGTGTCTAACGGTGGGCAATGGCTAGCCGATCGGCTGAAACACGCGGATTCCACTGTCGACGTGCCTATCGTGTCAGGATTGATCCACAATTTTTAGCCATCCGGCTAGCCATTGCCCAGCATTAGCCGTGTCTCTGTGGTTTTTCCCTTTTCGCGCGTCTTGTCTTTTACGCTGCGGTCTTTTTTTTGATGATGTCGGTGTCCGGGAACCAAGGATTTCCTCTCTGTCCCCGATAGGATCTTGGCTGTGTCGTGCCGCCGCTTGCGTCGTCGATCGTCTCTCACGCACGCAACGCTCGTGGCCCCAAGCAACACAACAAAAAAAAAGAGAAAAAAGGGATCTCGTGAGTATTGGTGTGCGAGACATTGCGAAAAAAAATGACGGGAAAAAAGACAAACCTTTTTTCGAGCGTGAGGCGAGGCACGCCTGCGCTGCGACATCAATTTTTTTAAAAAAAAGGGGGCATGTGAGGTACATTTGGCACGACAACAATCACGCGCACACCAACAAGGTGCCATCACAAACCACAGCCCTTTTTCTCAACAAAACAAAAAGAGACAAAGGTGGCGCCTGGCGAAATTTGGAAGTTTGATCACGCAACACAGACAAGTGGGAAAAAAAGGGGGGCGGGAGCACCAACGACCTGGATCCTTAGTGACGGGCATGTGCGAGTCGCAAAAAAAATCAAATAGGCTCCGCTCGCGCGGCAGTTGAAAGCGAGGAAGAAAAAAAAGAGACGTGAGCGTCCAGCGCGGCAAAGGCAACAATGTTTGCGCCCAAAAGGGCGGGCCCACACGGACACAACCAACAAGCACAAACGGTCAACCAAAAGTGACGAGTACCGAGCGCGTGCAATCCAAGGCGGTAGATGACGATACCCTCACCAAGGTTCCGAGAGCGCTCACGCGACGCGAATCTTGTTCGACGGCAACATCTAGATCGCCAACATTGGCATGCGTCGACAGGAGTGCAGCCGAGTGAAGAAAAAAAAGAGCGACAGGCAGACATGGTCGGTCGGCAGCAGAGCGGAAAAAAACGACGAGGAAAAAAAAGAGATGGAGAAGGAGGGACGGCGTGGCCCATAGTGTCGATCACGTGTGCACAGTGGGATGCTCTCGTCGCTGCGCGCGCGTAGGCACAAAGGGATTCTCCTTTTGTTTTTTCGCCCTCTCGCTGTCTGATTTCGTCGTCACGATGGTCGGGACTCGCTCAGCCGGGTTTTTGGTCCCACTTTGTCTGGCCTCGCGTCCCGCCGTTCATGATATAGGAAAAGAAAGAGGGAAGGACAACGGGAAACGGTCGAATGCGCGCACGACAACAAGCGCGCGACAGTGTCAGACGGCGGGCGTCAACGTGCTCAACCGCGCGCGCGACCCATGGGTTGCGCGCTGTCTGAGCGAGTCAAGAAAAAAGCGAAATATGCGGGCGAAAAGAAAGAGAGAGATGGAGCGCATGAATGGGACGGCAGTGGCGGCCGCGTCGCAGGTGGCTCGCGCCGCCCTGTGCAGATCGCACTGGAATTGTTGTTGGATGTCCTAGTGAGCGGATGGGCTGCGTGGTGAGAAACCAAGACGGCGTTGGCCTCGCTTTTATAGTACGACGATGCCAAAATACGGCCGAGCCGTGCGCGCGGCCATTTGACTCGCTCCGATTGGCCTGTTGCTCGCTCTGGTTTTTGTCTCTTTTTTTTTCCTTGATCGCACACGTGTCCGCCGGTCGGTCGGACCGTTTGTCTGGCATTGGCCGTCGCCTGCGTCGTACCTTTTTCCCCCATGGCGTCTTTTCCCTTTTCTTTCCTTTAAACATTTTTTTGCTTTATGAGACTTTTTTCCGGATTTTTTTCGCTCCACTCCCACGTGTTTGCGCTACCTTTTTAGCGCGCTCCCTTTTGTATTGGATGAGCCGATAAGGAAAAGAAAACAGTTACCAACCAAAAGCGCCAGCGCCTGTCTGCAGACCGCTGTCATTTTGCTTTGAGCGTGCGACAGCACAATATACACATACACACACGAAAAAGGGGACCTATACGATTGCTGGCCTTTTTTGGCGTGCACAAACAACGGCGGGCCGAGAGCAAGGAGAAAACAACAGACGAACCAACACCTCATAGAACACGTACGTACGCAAATCACCTCCCTCCAACCTGGCTTGTCTCTTCTTTTTTTGTGTTGTGGTTCTTTTTCCCCCCAAAGTGCGCCTTGGTCCTCCTCTGGTCTTTGTGCAATGTCAAATTTATTTGCACGCACACATTGATGGCGTACATTTGGCTCATTGCACTCTCTCTTTTTTTTTCCGACCCCTTGACGACAGGCTTCCAGACTAGGAGGGCGCCTATTTGATTCTCTCGCGTGGTCTTTTTCTTTTCTTTTTTTTTTACCCGTGCCTCATTACAAAAGAGGCAGCGCAGACGCACAAAGTTACAACAGCACGACACGCAACATGCTGCACTGGCCATCGCCGTGGCACACGTCATCTGATCAACCACAGCCAAAGGCACCGTCCGTGATCGAAAAGTGGCTTGTCGACACGGGACGCAAGCCGTTGCCGCGAGCGCGCTACACGGCTCGCAGACGCCGCAGCGCCCAGAGTAGCGCGCCCAACACGGCCCCGGCTCTCTCGTTCCCATTGATATGGCCGACGCGTCCTAGCAGTGACGCACCTGCCACATTGCTGCCGACACCACCCAAGGGTCATCCTTTTGACGATTATGGACAACCTCACGCATCACGTGCACCATCGCGCGGTACATATGGATATGTCACCGCAACGACCGACGCGGGCGACGTCGACGCTGCCGATTCGACGCCCGACACGATGTGGGATGATTCGTCGCACGCGTCAATCTATCTCACAAGTCCAACCGACTGGCGCGAGCGCATTACCGAGATGATCGACATGGGCATGACCCACTATAATGTGTGCAACTGTACCGAGGGAGCGATGCCCACCAAGGACGACATTGCCCGCTACGACGCACTATTTCGTGAGGTCGTCGCCGACAATCCCGAGGTCGGGTCGATCGAGGTCATACCCGGCTATCCGCCAATCTATGTGTTGTTGGGGGCTGCCGACGCTGCCCAACTGTATGCCGAACGGCGGCAGCGCGAACGTGACGAACAGCGGCAGGTACAATAGCGCGGCGGATGATCCAGACAAATCTGCTGCGCCCCACGAACCTAGGAAAAAAAAAGAAAGGCGGCCTATTTTTGTTTTGCCAAGTAAAAAAAAGAGGACTGCATTGGGGTTTTCACTCGGCAAAAGAAAGAGCGACCCTCATCCCACCGATCACCGGCATTGGGGCGTTGGCCGTACAAACGCCGAGAGACGAGGCACGAGTGAAAAAAAAAGGCGCGACAAGACCGCAAGCGCACCAAAGGCAAAGAAACCGCAAAGAAAAAAATAGGGTCCACCCACAGATCTTGCAGCCGTTCCGGACAGTGTCTGTAGAGTCGTGGCAATCGCCGTGCTTGGCGCTTTTTTGCCTTTTCATCTCTCTCTCTCTTTTTTTCTGCGGACTCGAAAAGGCAAAAGCGCCAAGCGACACGCCTTTTGCGTCAGTCACATTTTAAAAAAAAAAGATGCGTGCTGGTTCGGCTACTGCCTATGCGAGGAATGTCGACCGCGACGAGGACGGTGACGTTGAGGCGCAAGACGTGCCACATGTCGTTGGTCCGTCACGTTGGCAAGGCGCGTTGCGCCGTTTTGTGACGCTCGCGTTGGTCATCTCGGGCGCATGGTGCATCAACACGTTGCTGTTGGGTGAACCGTGGCCGCGCGCGGCGACCGTCTGCGGCGACTTGGCGTGGTTGGCCATGTGGAGTCTATGGGAACACCGCCGCGTCTCGCACAACGTCATGCCGGCATTGGCGGCATTGCGGCGACGTCGGCCTGCGGCCCTTGTCCCGAGCATGTCGACGACGTGTCATCTCACCTAGGGAGCGTCCGTACCCGTTGATTGGGTTTTTTTTACTTTTTTTTTGGTTGCTTTTTTTTGGTTGTTTGCCTTGTGTGTGCGGCACACGGCGGCAATGCGGCCGCCACATTCGGGCGCCCTACCTTTTTGCCGCGCTCTGCAAAAGCATAGACAAAATAAAAACAAAAAAAAGAGAAATCGTGCATTGCCAACCGCCTCTTTTCGGTTTTTTTATTATGCACTCTTTCTTTTTTTCTCCCCCAAGGGTTTTCTTCCATCGCACAGACAACGCAACCGGCAAAAACAGACGGTATGGCAATGTGGACAACAATCGCCAACCCCTTTCTTTTTTTTTATAAAAAAAAGCAGGAGAGGCACCGGACGAGAAAAAAAGGTCGTGATACGCCGCGCGCCGCCGCTCAAAATCGGGCCGCGCGAGGGAAAAAGAGCGCGACATTTTTTTTCGCTGGCACGTCGCCTTTTTTTTTGTTGTTGGCGCAATACAAACACAGCCTGCAGCCACACGCAAAAAAGTCTTGACAAAAGGAAAAAAAAAGGATCACATCTAAAACATCAACAATGGCATCGCCTCCCTTTTGTACGACGCCTTCTCTTTCAGGCCGTTTGTCGCAATCGTCCATCACATCGCATGTGGTCATGGCCGCTCGTGCGCCCGACGCCGATCGGCAACATTGTGTGAGCGAAAAGGACACCACGTCGACGACGACTGACGACCTCGTTGCGCGCCAACGTAAAGACAAAAGGCCGGCGTTGCGTGTGGCCGTCATCGGCGGTCGCGACTTTGTAGATCGCGCGGTTTTGGAGCGGTGCCTCGATAGTCTCTCGGCGTCCCTGGGTCGACCGGGCGCCATCGTGTCAGGTGGCGCGACGGGGGCCGACCGTCTGGCGGCAGCCTATGCGCGCAATCGAGGCATCCCGCTCGTCGAATTCAAACCCGATTATGCGGCGTGTCGCACGCCCCAAGAGAGGCGAACGGCGCCACTATTGCGCAACGCCCGCATCATCGAGGCCGCCGATGTGGTTGTCGCCTTTTGGGACGGCCGCAGCCGAGGTACGGCCGACGGTCTTGCGCGTGCGCGGCGCGCCGGCCTCGTGCGTCATGTCTATGACTATGCGGGGAAGCCCAGGTCGCCGCCCTAGATTATGTGCACGAATACGCTTGCTGCCTGTGTTGGACGAAATCGCAGAGGCACGACCCTTTTTTTTTTGTTTGCGAGGGAGGAAAAAGAGAGATTCTTTCGAATGCGCCCCATCGGGCCGTTTGTGTTGTGAGAATACTATCTTTTATTGTTGTTATTTCTTGCGATCGACTATGTAGCATCAAGAAAAAAAAAGAGGGCGTAAGAGGCTGCGCGCTCCTCTGTTCAACATCAGACACAAGTCTTTTTTTTTCTTGCTCCTTTTTTTGTCCAAAGTGACCGGTCACTGTGCCTGCGGCCAGCGCGCTCACAAAAGACTGCAATAAAAAAAAGAGTCAACGGCGCGTCCCAGCCATGTCTACACCAGCGAGCCTTGGCCGATCGAGGCAATATATCTGCTAACAGTAGACATGTCGCTCACTGTCCTTTTGTATACAGGCACAAGTTGAAAAAAAAAAGACGCGACCGTAGACACTTTTGCGATGCCCGTTTGACTTTCTCTCTCTCTTTTTTTTGATAGCCTTTTTTTGAGAGTTTGGCCGTTATGGCGACCACCAAGTTTATTTTTTTCCAGTTTTTCCTCTCTCTTCCGATGTGTGCAAATGACCTTTTTGCCCTACGTGTCCCGGCACCCAACCACGCCACAAGCACCGCCAATGCCGATCGCCAAGGCACGAGACGCGCCAAGTGAGCGCGCGCGTACGAGTGCTCCGGAACGTGTTGCCTTGTGCAGTCTCGCGTCGACGCGCACCATTCTGATGTGCGCGTCGGTGCGTATGTTGTGTGTTTTTTTGAAGAGGGAAAAAAAGGAGAGGCGCCCTGGTGGGCCAGGGAGGCGCGATCTAAAAAAAGAAGAAGAGAGGCGCACGGACAACAGGTCCCATTGACGATAGGGCACATCACCTGCTCCTTCTCGCTTGCGCTTTGCTGTTGTCGGCAGCGCCTCTTTGGCGTGTTTTCTTTCGCCTTTTGCAGTGTCGAGCACGAGAGGCCCAACCCAAAAAAAAACACAGGGGCGATACGGGGGATTTCACGAGGCCGAGAGCCGGCGGGCGCTCGCGTGATGACAGCAAAAGGAGCCACAACGGCAATGGGCAGTGGATTCTCAGCGACGCCCGAATTACCCTCTCTGGCACTCGAAGCCATTTTTGACGCCTATTTACATGCCGCCTTTGTGACCGGTGCCGATGGGACCGATACATGCACGGCACACAAACGGCGATGGTTGGCCCGGCACGCGCCGCTCGTTGTTGTACCCGAATTCTGTCTGGCTGCGCGACGCTTTGCGCGCACCCACTTGCCATCTCGGCAAAGGCGCCGCGCTGCCGGCATCGACGTGGTAGCGTGGGAAGGCTGTGATCTGGGCGCACCGTGGGTGCCCTCTGTCCATGGCACACTGACACTTGTTGGATCACGCGATTGTGGCGGCAAGCACGCCGCCGCATGCGACGTCGTGTACGCCATGGCGGGCCAATACCAAAGACTGTATGTTGTACGTTCCAGCACGTCGCCGTGCCGCATAGAGCCGGCAGCGTGCAATGGCGCTCTTCCGCCCGCAGGTACGACGGTATGGGTGGCCGTCGCAGCCGACTCTGACGTGCCCGACGCCATAATCGGCATTGTCCACCGCCATCGTCGCACAAAAGCCACCTCACACAAAGGACCCAACAGGGGGGTCATCCTCGTGGCCGCGTGCGGTCGCTACTTTGCAAAACGGCAGACCGACGTCGACTGTGGCGCGCGGTGCCTCGCATCCGCGATCGACGTGGCCAAGCGCAACGGTCTGCACGTTGTCGTGGCGGCGAGCGGTGCGGTGGCCGAGTCAGAGGCTCTCGTTGCGGCCATTGATCGTTTTGTGCTCGTGGCGTCTGGTGTCGATTCGCGCGGCGCACTGGCACGTCTCTTTGCGCCCGCCGCCGCGTGCTTGCCTTTGACGCTGACGAGTCTCATGGCAACGATTGATCGATACGACGCGCTCGTCTTTGAACGGCACTCTAGCGATCCCATATCGGTGTGGACGCGCTGCCGCACTGCCCGATAGGGCTCGCTCAACCTTGGAGGAAAAGAGATACAAAGGAAAAAAAATTGTCTTCTTGTCATTTCATACGCTGTACGACCAATCGATTGGATTTGTCATTCGGTATGACCAACAAAAGGAGGGGACCGCCACGGCACGGCCATGATTGTGGCGCTACGGCGGATCACGATGGCAAAGTCTTCTTTTTTTTGTGTCAACCTTTTTTTTCGAGTTGAAAAAAAGAGATTCGCTTGATGGCCGTTTACATCGTGCCGATGTTCGAGAAGACTCACTTAGGGACAGCCATCTTTGTCTCCCAGGAGGCGCGCGCTATATCTCTCTCTTGTTTAGTGAGTTGGGGAGGGCGTCCGATCGGTTTGGGCTCGATGATTTGGGATGCGCCGGGGAAGCCAGGCTCAAGGGTCCATTGCGCGACGGTGGGCTTGCTAGGCGGCTGACCGTGAGGCTTATTTTGCTCCATGTGGGGTGGGCGTAGCGTTTTACTTTTTTTTTTACGGTTCGCGATCTCCTCGGCGCGCATTTTTGGATGTCGCTGTGCGGGCGGCTACAGTCTCGCGTGTACTCGACCTGATTCGTGTTCTTTTTTTTTACCGACTCTGTTTTTTCGTGTGGGCATGACACGCGCGCGTGTGCGTGGGCAGGATTTGTCCGTCCTCTTGCTCTGCCCCCTTTGTCGTTACTTTTTTTCGTGTGTTTGTGTGCCTGCGCGTACACGCACACAAAGGAAAAAAAAAAGAAAAGGGTGCGTGTGTGGAACGGTGTCCGCAAGACACCACAAACAGGGTCTCCCCACAAAGGACCGCGTTGGGCAGAAAAAAAAACACAAAAGAAAAAGATAAATAAAGAGACGCCAGGGAAAGGCGCCCGGCCCACACACGAGGCATCTTTCAGAGATGATTGTCGTATTGCCTCTTTTTTTCCCCTGAGTTTTTTTCTTTGCTCTTTTTTTGGCGCGGCGTCTTGTTTTCTGTTGTTGGTCGCCTTTTCAGGATGCATGCCTGTGCGTTGCTTGATCAGCATACATACACACAGAAGAAAAGAGGCATGACCAAGACACCTTTTCCTTTTCACCTTTTTCCGCACTTTTATTTTGTTTGTTGATCATGGCATTCCGGGCCTGCGGTTGGGCGCTGCACACGCGATATGCACCGGGGCCACTAGTGGACGAGACGCATCGCGAGCCACGAGGCCATAGCGACGTTGGCCGCTTTATCAGCTGCCACGACATGATCAAAGCCAAACAGAGTTTTGTCGCTTGGGCGGCGTTCATCCACCATCCACGCGGCGAGGTCGACACGGCCCGAAGCCACAACGGCATCGACAAAGCACGGATCATCGAGTATGCCGGGGCGACGTGCGTCGACGGTACGCCACATGGCCACCGGACAATGGCACATGGCCCTGGCGACAGACGCTACAGATATGCCCCAGTCGCGCCAGGGGCAGTGTTTGATCACCGAGCCGATGCGGACCGGATCGCGCGATGCGAGCACGCACTCTGCCCACGCATGCAGGTCTGCCACGACACATGGCGACTCTTGTGCCGCGCGCGATTGAAGCAGCCACGCCAGTACGGTGGCGAGGCGTGTCGGGTCGCCGATGCGATCCAGCGCAGACGATATCGACACCTGGCGCCAGGGTATGCGAAACGGCCCAGAGGCTGCCCAGTCGATGGCATGCGTGTGACCACGGCCCAATGCATCGACTACGTACGAGGGGGCCAATGTCGGCGTGGGTCTCTCGACAGTTGCCTTTGTTGTGCGGCTCCGAGTACGCTGGCGCTTGGCGCGACGAGATCGATCTAGGTCCTCTCCATCCGGTGCAGCATCTCTGGGGTGATTGCCTGCATTGGCGTCAACGTCGTGATCGACATGGTGGCGGCACACACGATCGAGGTCCATGAGCACCGACGCGCACTCTACATGACCGTGCGCGACGGCCATCGACACAAAAGGGACAAACGAACGGGGACGCTTGAGCGGCGTTGCGGACGACTGCGTCTCGCGCACCATATCTGTGACAAGATCGACGTCGCCGTTTACGGCTGCAGCTGCCCACAGATTCACGTAAAGACGCTGATTCACGTGCTGAATCACCCACGCCAGTGCAGATCGCGAGCAGGCTCGCACCGCGCCCTCGATAGCCGATATCACGTCGAGGTCCGATTTGTGCAATGGCTTTCGAGTGGGTTGTGGCATGAGCAACGCGGCGATATCGAGGTGTCCGGCGTTGGCGGCTGCAATGAGCGCGGGTCCGGTGTCGATGGTATCATGGTTGTCTATAGTGGTGCGCTGCTCCTGGAGCAAAAAGAGGATGGGCGCGGCGCACCCGTTGCTCGCCGCCTGCTTGATCCACAGGGCGGCGTCATGGGGCGGCACGGTCCACGATCGCGATGCCACGCGCTCAATGAGCGAGTTGTTGGCACGCGGCGAACGCATGACAGCGCCCAGCGCATCGTACGTCGGAAACACGTGCGGGTGGGCCTCGACAACATGGATGAGGCCGGCGTCGAGCGTCGCGCGCTCGCATTTGTCGATGTGTGACCACCAAAAGTACAAACAAGCAAACCCTCCGAGTGCGGCACACATGTTGCATTGGCGCCACCGGCTCAACGCCACGTCGATGGCCTCGGGGCAGCCCGATCGCACCGTTTGTGCGACAATGGCGCAGGGCAGCTTGGCGGTTGCCGGTTCGTCGTCGACATTGTCGAGAAAGTCAAATAGGTCGGCGTTGGCTGCGCCGGCGAATCCGTCGGGGTCTTCGTAGCCGGCGAGCGCGCGGCCGTGCACGATCCTGTGCGACGTCTCGACGAGACTTTCACAGATGAGGGCCGCCGTGTGCCTACGAAAGGCACAGAGCGCCTCGATGCCCAGGTCCAAGAGACCGCATGCCGGTGCCACCTTGGCCACAATCCGGCACATGGCCCTGTCAGAGGCCAGGTCAAATGCTTTCCACAACCAGGCGAGCGTAGTCTTGGGCGTGCGCCACTCGGTCGCCGCGCAGATGGCAGCGTCTAAGCCGGCAGGAAAGGCGCTAGCATGGGACTCGCCAAAGGCTGCCGCGGCGTGGCGCCTGACACGCGCCACACGTTGCAGAGCGCGCAGATCCCCAGCGGCAGCGGCATTTCTGACAAAGCGGGCCTCGGTGGGGCACGCACGCCACAGACACGCCAAGACAATGTCGTCGATGGAGTCCTCCGCGGGACAGTCTGATGCTTGAGTTTTTTCATCAGCACTTGCGAGGTCCCGTTCGTCAGCACCGTCGACAAGTGCCACTGTATTTGCTTTGGGTCGATCCGTGCTCTCGGTCGGTCTGGCGCCGGCGCGACTGCCGTCCCCGATGATCGCCAGAGCAGCGGCGGGCGCCTGCACGAGGCGATAGGGGCTGCTCACGGCACCGATCCAGATGGCCGTCGTCGTGTGGCCAGCAGCCAGCGCGATGGGAAAGGCACTGACGAAGCGGTCGATGGGTTGGTCGCACCGAAACAGCCACGCAAGGAAGGCGGTGCACGTGACGCATGACTTGAGCCGGCAGTGTATGTTGTCGCGCATTGAGGATCGCACAATATCAATCAGGGTACGCGCTGGATCAGGGCCGACTGGGTCGATACAGCACGCCGCCTTTGGGTCGCCATACCACAAGAGTATGGCATGCCTATAAAGCGCGCACACGACATTGAGCCTGCCGGCAGCGGCAGCTGCCGACAATGCATTGGGCAGACAGTCGCGTGCGTGTCCGACGATGCGCACCGGCAAATTGTTTTGAGCGGCGGCGGGAACACCGGCGTAGGCCTGGGCGGCGGCAGCGGTGTCGCTTGCGCATAGACGAGAACATGGACAGAGTCCGGCGGCACTCTGGGCAATGCATTCTGCCGTATAGCGCGCGGCCGCGGAACAGGAAAGCACGCCAAAGAGGCGTGATGCCACAAGGCAGGCACCGACAGCCGACGCCGGCAGCCAGGCGAGAATGCTCGACAAAACTTCGGGTGGCATGTCGGCGAGCGTCGGCCCTCGATGCGCGCTGTCAGAGTCGCAGACCTCCATCTTCTTTTTTTTTAAATAGTATGTTTTTTATCTACTCTTTTCTCTGTTGCGTTTCCTCCCCCAAAAAATAAATACACACGTATTAGGCGCGCGCGCGTTCTTGGTGGCCTATGTATGTGTGTGCTAAGGTGACCGGATAGGCCAAAGGCGGTTTGCCTGGTATAGTAAAAAAAAAGATTGAGATTTTTGTTGTTGTGGGCGCTGTCGTTGGTACTCGAATTCTTCCCTTTTTTTCATATGCCAAAACGGGTATACTTTTTGGGCATGGATTTTGGCACAAAGACCGCAAACCTGTCGCGTGTTTTGGGGGCGCATGCCATGATTGGACGCGCACCTGCCGCCTTTTTTTCCCTTGTGCATGCCAGAGAATCGTGCCCTTTTGAGAGCCCGCAAAAAAACCCCAAGGACGAGAGAAATCGGCCAAAGAAAGGGCTTGCCTTTGGCCGCTGTGCGGCTGCTTTTCTCGTGATAATAATAATAAAATTAATAATAAAAAAGAATCCAATCAGAAATGACTGTGACGCAATCGGCCACCAATGCGCAGTACATGTCAGTCGCCTTTCAACATTTCGGCCAAAGTGGATTTTGATTAAAAGGTGCACCGCGGCGCCGCGAACATCACTTGTTTATTCTCTCTCTGCGCCTCGTCAACATCGTCCCCCTTCACGCAAAGGAAACCAGGACCAAGCGACAAATGGATACGCCAACGATCGAGTCGACTGTGCAAACACATGAGAAAGACGACAATGACCATTCGCTTCTCTGCCCCGGCTGCGTCAGGCACCAGACATTGGACGTGACGCCCACGCTCAAGCGCCGCCGGAACCATGACCCCAACGACCGAGCCAACAACCATGGGGCACCTGTCTTGGCCGCCCACCCGACTCTTGCTCGTGGCGCCTCTGCGCATGAAACGGTTGTCGGCACGCCCTTGCACAAGAGGGCGCGCGTTGACCGCACAGTTGGCCCGACATTTATTCATACTGTCAACTCGGCCTCGCTGGCCCAACCGCAACCGTCCGACGTCGTGCCACGATCAGCGACTGTCGACTCGACACCCTTTGCCCTATTGCCGGCCGAGACGGTGCGCGCTATTGTAGGTTTCCTCGGCGACCGTGATTATTATGCGTGCATGCTGGCGTCGAGTCTCTTTCACGTCTGCAATCACCAGGACGTGCTCCTACGGCGCTATGCCACGCGCGACATTTTCGATTCCAACGAGACCCTGGCTGATATCGAGTTTGTCTGTGCGCGCTACGGGCGCGAGCCCGAACTCGCGGTGATTGTCAAGGCAGCGTCGCGTGGACGCCGCGATATTGTCATGCACGTCGTGTACTCGTTGGGGCCGCGCGCATCTATTCCATCGTGGAACGCACCCAAATCGACTGACTCTGCCCTGCCCTCGTTGCTCGATGTACGCACCTGCGTGAAAGATGCCCTTTGCGCGGCGTTGGACGGCGGCCACATGCTCGTCATCAGTGCGCTGGCATCTCGCTATGGCTTTAACGAGACCGTCGCCGCCACGGGTCTCATGTCGCGCGCGGCACGCATGGGCCGCCTCGATGTTGTAAAGGCCTTTCACAATGCCGTGGTGGGGTGCGCGCAACGTCGCCGAGAAGGCGACACCAAGGCCGGCCGACCGCCGCGACCATTTGATCCGCACATCGCGTGTCGACACAGGCTGGCTTATAACGGCAGCATCCAAGAACTCACCAGTGTAGGCACGGCGGCGTGGCACGGCGGCCACACTCATGTGCTCGACTGGCTGATCGATACGCAGTGTCCGGGCGCGTGCGTTCCCGACAGACATTACCTAGAGGATGCCGTCTCTAGGGGACGCGTTGCCCTCGCTCGATGGGCGGCATCTAGGATGGGTCAGCGCGCCGTCGTGGGACGGAGGGCCGTCGACGGAGCAGCGTCCCGCGGGCACGTCGACACCGTGCGCTGGGCGCACGAGTCCAACCTGCGTCGCTGCTCGGTGTCGACGATCGAGATGGCGGCCCGTTCCGGCCGCGTCGACGTGATCCGTTGGGCCGCGGGCGACGCTGGCCGACCGGCGGCGGTGCCCGAATGGAGGGACGCCCGCGTGGCCACGCTTGCCGCGTGCGAGGGCAATGTGAATATCATCCAATGGCTCTATGAGCACCATCGCGAGTGCGTGACGCCCGAAGCCGCGCGTCACGCGGCACGGGCTGGGCACACGGCCGTCGTGCGGTTTCTCCACGAAAAGGGCGTGGCGCCGGTGACACGCGTTAGTCTCCTGGGGCGTGCCGTCAAGTCACGCAAGGTCGATCTCGTCGACGCCGTAGCCGCCGCCGGTGCGCCCTACAAGCCGGGTGCGTTGGTCTTTGCCATACGTTACAAGCTGAACGACATTGTGGGCGTTCTGTGCCGGCGGTACATTGGCGTGATCGATCCCGTCGAGGCCATGCGTGCGGCCGGACGCGAAGCCGCCTACAAGATTGCCCGCGCGATCATGACGGACCTTCCGGGCGCGTGCATCGAGCGCGCTCGCGAGAGCATTCCCGTCGGGCGCTCCGCCAAGGCACTGGGCAAGTGCGTGTGCTATGCGTGCAAACCCACGGCCAAGCGCGCACCGGCGCCCGAACGTCAACCACGCACGCTTGCGGCGCTCCCATCCGGCCCATGAAAAAAATTAGGTAAAGAAACAAAGTAAAGAATTTTTTAAGAAAAAAAAAGAAGAAGAAAAAGGCCCCGTTGTGTAGCGTGCACCGCAAGTCGATCGCGATGGAGCACATCAAAAAAAAAACCCCAACAACGTCAACAACAATAATAACAACAATAATAACAAAGCGACAGCCAAAAAAAAGAGGCCAGGCCGCTTTGGCGCATAGGGAAAAGGGGCACTTGCCAGGAAGAGCCCCCGCGACTCGCAACATGGAACCGACCGCCCGCGTGGCCGCACACCAAAAAGAAAAGGACACCTTTTTTTTTCTTTATTCTACCTCGCGCGCTCGCGTCGTCGTGTTTTCCTCCTCCTTGCTGTTGCGCTTTGTTCTGTTTATTTATTTTGTTTGTTTGTCGTCGCGCTCTCTGATCCGCCGCGGATAACGCCGCCGCGATATTTTCTTTATTTTTTCACATTGCCAAAGGGGAGGATTGACTACCGACATCTAAAATGGTCCTGACTATCTTATTTGGCCGTGTGTGCGTCTCTCGTATGTCTGCGCGCGTGGCTCTATCGTGAGGTGTCCGTGCGGCGCCGAGATACAAAAAAAAAAGAGGTGGGCGATTGTCTAGTAGGCGTACTCGGCGGATCGAACGGTCGACCGCGCGAAAGCGGCACAGGCCCAAGGAAACCCTTGTGCGCGCGCCGTCGTATCGAGACACATTCATTGTCTTTTTTTTTCCTGCAGGACTGACATTGTCCCCAACCACCCCGCCATCTGCCAATTTTCCTCGTCGTCTTTGTTCCTTGATCAAAAAAAAAAGGGAGGCGAGGCGGAACCGATCCGACAATAGACCAGAGAAAGAGAGGGAGCCTATACGCGTGCACACACGCACATACACGCACGTGATCAAAAAAATCAAGGCATGGCTACTGTAGCGACGGCAACGCCCGTGGTGCTGGGCACGACACCGGCCGTGGCGACGACGACGGCAATGGGCAGCGCAATCCCGTGGATTATCGCCGCCGTCGTGTTGGCGTTGATCATAGGCGGCGTCATCGGATGGCTCATCTACCGATCGCGCTACCAAGGCAGCGGTGTCGTGCCGCCGGCGCCGACGCCCACGACGACCGGCTTTTCACTCCAGAGCGACGTCAACACCATACGCACCAATCTCGGTGATCTGGGCCTCTCGCAGAGGATCGCCGACCCGGCCGTGGGCATCTATGCCGGTTCAGCAGCGACGCGCGACGCGTGCGAGACCGCGTGCCGCAACCAGGCCGGATGCGTCCAGTACGTGTACGACGGCAACGCGCGTCCGGCCAATCCCCTGTGGCAACGCAACGGGTGCTGGCTGCGGCTGCGGCAGCCCACGGCCGCCGAGGTGGTGAGCGAGCCCGGCTATACGACAGGCACGCGCACCGTGGCGCCTGTCATGTGAGTCTTCGCGTGTTTGCCCCGTTTCTCTCTGCGTCGTCCCCTCTGAATGTTGTTCCTTTTTTTGCCCCCAATGTACCACAATTCCCGAGACTTAGAGGGGAGGAGGCAAAGGAACGGACAAGAAAAAAGTAGGAAAGAAAAGAGAACAGGGTATGAACGGCAAGATGCGCCGAAAAGAAAAACATGCGTGGGCGCAGCGTGTCGGTGGGCCGCCCGTCCATGCGCACGCGCGCACAGGTCTGGCTCGACCGGCCATTCGCAGCCTTTTTGCATTTTTCCGTCGCCCTCTTGTCTAAAGACCAACCAAGACGACCAGAGGGGAAAAAAGTGCCTGCACTGTTTTAGAGGTTTTCTTTGCTTTGTCTCTTTTTTCTGCCGTCACCACCTCAAAGCAGACGCCGCGCACGCTCCACAACACTTTCCTTTTCTTTTTCTTCTTCTTCTTCTTCTTTGTTTGTGTCCCGCCATGCAAGCTTGTCCGACCGACGCTGTTGCGCCTGCCGCTGTTGCGCCTGCCGCTGCTCCCGCCATGAACCGTCACCAGCGCCGTGCGCAGGCAGCCATCGCACGCAAGACTGCTGCCGCCGCTGCTGCCAAGGCCGAACGCGAGGCCAAACATGAAGCCGAGGCCCAGGCGCATGCAAACGTTGCGCACGCCGAAATAGAGGTTGTCGATGTCGCCCAGCCGGACGACGGTGAAACCAGAGCCGCCATCCGTGCCGCTCGCCAGACCGAGCGCAAAATCGCCTTTCAGGCGGCGTTGCGACGCGGCTTGCTCGCCATGATGACCGAATACGCACAGGATCGCTATGGCGCCTGGTGGATCACGGGCCTCGACAAGATCCTCCGTAACCGCATCTATGACGGGTTCGCCACCATGGAACCCGATCTCTATGCGATCGGCATCATTCGCGACGCCGCCAAAGGTTGGTGGCGCTGGCCCGCTTCGGCATCTGCGCCCGTGTTTGACGTCGACACCAAGTTTACGCGTGTTATCCCGCGCACGCCTGTGGCCCGCGCACAGCCGACGGCGAGCGCGCCTGCACAGTCGCCCGTCGTTGCTCCCATCGGTTCGACCAAGCAGGAGGCCATCAAGCACGCCATCAAGGCAGCGCGCGACGCCGACAATGCCGCCTTTCGGACGGCGCTCCGTGGTGCGCTCAAGGCTCTCATGACCGACTATTGTCAGGAGCGCTTTGGCGGCGCTTGGTGGCTGACCAATCTGGACGCCAAACTGCGCCGCCGTCTGCAAAGACATTACCACCATAACAACAGCAACAACAACAGACGCACCGACTTTGATCTGATTGATATCAAGTCTTTGCGTGATGCATGCCATGGGTGGTGGAAATGGTCTGACGATGCCGGTGAGCCCGTGTTTTGCGAGGATGCGCCGAGAGCCGCACCGGCTGAAAAGGTCGAGACGCCGCCGCAGTATGCTGACCACGGCAGCGCCAACGATAGATCGAGCGCGCCCGCAACAGCCGCCAACAAGGATGTCGCGCACCCGCGACCGATCCCGTCAAACACGACGCGCCGCAAGCACGCCCGTCTCCAACACAAGCAGCGGCCGGCGGGTGCGGTCGTGCGCGGGCGGCCCGCCTTTGCCTAGAGACAATGCAAAAAAACCCAAGGCAGATTGTCATTGTCTCGCTGTTTTTCTTTTTTTTCCCATCCTTTTTTTTTGATCATAAATCGCACCGTCATACACTGTTGCATCGCTCCCCCCTCTCCAGCTGGCCGTTCTCTTCTTTTTTTTGCGTCTCTCTTTCTCTTTTGCTTCGTGCGAGCAAGGCGCGCTTCCTTTTCTCGCTCGGCCTATGCACGACCAGACCAATTCCAATCGTGATTCCTTGTTCTTTTTTCTTTTCTTTTACTTGGCCGAAAAAAACACGAGGCCAAAAGGAACCAGCGGCGGTTCGTCTTTGTGCGTGCGTGTCGCCATCGTCGCGGCTCTCTGTCAATCTGTTTGTCTCTGATTTACTTTCTTTTTTTTTTTTCAATGCGCACCCTTGTCGCCGGCGGCCGATTGCGCAACCGAGGCAGAAACGAGGGCCGCGCGGAAATGGGTCCCGGCGGCGAGCACGGCTTTGGCCACCGTGGCGCGCATGCACGGATGGCCAGCGCGCACGTACTCTAGGTAGAGATCGAGCGCATCCAGATCGGCCGGCATGGCAACGAGACACCGATGAAACGGCACGTCGACGGTGGCAAACACGCCCGCGGTGTCGACGCGCCACGGCATGCCGGCGATGCGCACTCCGCCAAATGCCGGACGATCCCGTGTGGCCGGTCGCGGCGGCAACAGCAGCGATTCGATGGTGACGAGTGCGCCGCGGCGCCATATCGCCGTCATGGTGTCACCGCACGACGTCGTCTGTATCAGTCGACCATGGGGCTGACCCGCGCGCCACCGACCGCTCACCGTGATGACGTGCGGATGATGTGCCGACTGCGGCCGTGCCGGTTCGTCTTTGTCGCCGCCGCCGTGCTGAAGGCTATCGTGGTCGCATCCGGCCTCGACAACGCGCACACCGATGCCATGCGCTAGGCCCTTGACAAACTTGCCCATGTGCGCCATGCCCGATGCTGCACACATGCGTGCGGCACCTTCGACGTGCCCGTCACGCCACGTGCCCCACGCCCATTCGGTCCACCGCCAGGCCGAGCCGGTAGTGTCTGCACCACTGCGTGTGCAACCATCACCGGCAATGTCCGTAGCGGCGGCGGCCGCGGCTGTGCGATGGTCAAGCAAGGCCTTGGTGGCAACGGCGCGCATGCCAAATCCGACGAGGTGGCCACGCTCATCGAGGGCGCCCATCTGGATGATAATCCTGGTCGCGCCCGAGACGCGCTCAATGTGCAACGAGTGCCCCACGCGCTGACGCGTGCGACGCGACAATCGACGCGTCCACCACGAGGGCAAAGTGGTGCCGAGAGACTGACACGGAGGCTCTGAGAGGAGCGCGACACGTCTGCGCATGGCGACATAGAGCCACTTCCACGATCGCGTGCCATCTTCCAAGAGCAGCGTGGGCGGCGGGGCCTCGGGCATGGGCGGCGCCAGCGTCGACAGGTCACGCGCGACGGCCGCATCAAACCACAGGCGATCGCGCGACTCTGCGATGGTGCGCCCGGCGAGTGTGAGAACTGGCGGTGCGCGTGAGCAGCGCCGGCATGCGGCCTCCCACAGGGTCGAATCGCCAGCCAGCGCACAGAGTCGTGTACACGTGATAGAGACACATGCGAGGTCACGGCCATCTAGCCACGACAGTATGGCACGGACCATCTCGTCGGGCAGGCGGTCGAATGCGCCAACAGCGTCATCGCCATGTACTGGACCCACTGCCTGTGCACGCGGATGTGCACCCGACCTATCTCGCGCACGGTGCATTTTTTCTTGCCGTAAAGAGCAAACAGATGGGGCGGCAAAAAGGTCCAAAAGGATAGGACGACACACGAGAGCCCCCGGTGTCACTGTATCGCGGTTGAGGCGAAGAAAAAGACGCGAGGGCCAGAGGGAAGGGAAAAAAAGAGGAGGAAAGAGACAACGCGAGTGGCCTTACCACGGACCAGGGAAAAAAAGAGACGGCACGCGCCATAGGGCGACACAATACACGCGATTGGTAGATTTTTTCTCTTTTTTTTTCCTTGGTCAGTTGCCATCTCTCTTTTTTTTTGGTTCTTTCTGGCGCACATCCGACCTCTTTTTTTTCGCGCTCTTGCGGTCGCGGGGCGGTCGTTGGTCGGGAGAGCGAGGGCCAACTGAGTCGGCGCGCCCTTGTTTCGGCTCTCTTTCTTTTGTTTCGTCTTCTTCTCGGTCATGTACCCAAAAGCGGGCCTCGTCGATTTTTTTCCTGTTGCAGTCGCCGCACTCTCAAAGGGGGCAAGGCCCAGGGGGGACAACCGCCACTTTTTTTTTCGTTGGCGGCTACCCCGAGTGTCTACATGACGCAAATTTGCCTGCTTGGGCGGTCTGGCCCCAACCGCAGACACAGACAGGTTCCCACAACATTTTTTCTTGTCGACACCAAGCGGGCGGTTTTTTGCGTGGCAAATATGCGCACACCACGCAAAGTCGACCAATTATGATTTTTTTCGCCCCCCCCCCGCCTCTGAGAGCGCGGGAACTGTAAGGTCGCCATGGGCACCAAGCCCACCCGTGTTTGGTTGTCAAAAAGACTCGCTGCATTTTCGGGCTCTCCCTCTTGGTTCGGTGGCATGAGCCAATAGGATGTGTGGGGGATACGGCTTTGTTTGTGGTCCCTTTTTTGTTTTGGCCTTCTTTTTTCCGAGTCGACCATACTGGGGACAGTGTCTGTCTGTGTCTTTGTGTGTCATTGGTGCTGCGTCGGCTGCCCAACAATACGCGCCGTGTAGGCTAAAAAAAAAGAGAAGGCACGACAGCGACGCGACAGCAACCCAACACCCCAAGAAAAAAAGGAGCATCCATTTTTTTTACACAAAAAAAGAGGACAAGGATCAGGTGAAAAAAAAGTCAGCATAATGGAGCGCGCGGCCTCGACCGATTTGCTTGATCGCATACGCAACGAACTTGGTCCGTGGCGCGAGCACAGCGCCATCAAGCGTGTGATCGTGGTCGACGATGACCAGGCCCCTGATGGTGTGCGCATCGTGTTTGAGGTCTCGGCCTGGCCCGCCGCTCGTTGCCAACTGCCGACGGCCATGTGGATCGGCGCGCTGGGAGGCCGCCGCGTACCCATCGAGCACACGGCCATCCAAGACGACCCTCCCTGGTACGCTTTTTCTTGTTTTCTCTGCTCTTTTTCCCGTTTTTTTTCATCTATTCTGATTTTTTCCTAGTCTCTTTTGTTTGCCTTGTTATTTTTTTCTTGGCACTCACGCGCGTGTCATCGCCACGGTCCCATCCGCGCCTCGCCTATCGTACGCGGTGGCGCGTGCGCGTAATATATATCAAAAAAAAATATGTAGCCATGCCATGCCAGTGCGGGTAACCGAGCAGCGACGTCGCTCTGGCAGCCTCTTGTCGCCTTCATCACCCGAGACCTCATCGTCGTCTCCGGCCGCTTCGCCATCCGTGTCTAGGTCATCATCCTCATCCTCATCATCGTCGCCAACGTGCTCTTTGCCGTCGCTGCCATCATCGCCCGTGTGGGCGCCGTCCCTGTCACGTAGATCCTCGACCGATCTACCGTCGACTCTAGATGTCAAGATGGAACCCACCAAACAACCGGACGGGGGCCTCGACGTACCCGAGCACCATGGAGACGCGGCAATCTAGACATTTCAAAAAAACTGATCCGCCAATACATACCCACATGACTAGGGATGCACGCAATGCCCGAAAAAAATATATTTGCAAGCCACTCGCATCTCCTCTGTGCGCGCCATGCTGCACAATTACATATTTTTTTTTCAAAAAGGATAGGCTACTAATCGAAATAGGCCACGGGGGCGAGAGAAACCCAATCCAACGCAAAGACGCAAGGAAAAACGATCAAACCGCACTGGGCTCTTTTTTTTTGAAAAAAAACCACCCCTGCGGATCAAGTGTGTGCGTCCAAATAGGCAATAAGCGCAAGGGCGTCGTTGGCAGCGCAGTGTCCTTGTAGTGCCATGTGCGCCAGACGGGCGCGCGCACAGGCAGACAGTGTGTCAAAGGTGTGGATGCGACACCACCGGCCCCATGCGTCGGGGTCGACGTCGCCGAGAGGAGGCGGGGTATGCGCCACGGTCTCGACACACAGAGGCCAGGTAGCGCCCGGTGCCGCACGAGCACGATGCACTAGGGTGCACAGCACGGCGAGAGCAGAGCACAAACCAGAGAGGCGGTCATGGGTGATACCGCCCTTGATGACGTCGACCAACTTTTCTGTTCCTAGTTGCCATAGGTCGCACACGCGGCCTGCCGCCCCATGGCACAGAGCGTGGTCGGCGGCGGCAACAAGTTGATCCACCAACTTCCAACGGCCCTCGCAAAGGGCCAGAGCCAACATCGCGGGAACACCACGCCAAAGAGAGGGCGGCGCCGCCGACGGCCAGTGGTGGAGCAGGGCCGCCGCGAGCCGTCGCCTCTGTGCCGGCCATAGGGCGTCATAGACAAGTGGCACAATCTCATCCGCCGACCGGCGTCCGACGAGCCACTGGATGCCGTCCACCTGTTGGCGCGGCATCGTTGCCTGGCACGCAAAGCGCGCGAGGCACTTGACCAGAACGGCCAGTGTGGGCATTCCAAAGTGCGCGACGAGCCAGTCGAGCGCAGAGAGTGCGCCTGCCATGACGGCGGCCGCCATGAGTCCCGCACACGCAAAGTCGTTGGGCACAAAGTCACCACTCCGCTTGCGAAACCATTCGAGGACGCCCACGGCGTCGGCGGCCGCTGCCACGTCGAGCCATCGCCAACAGTCGTGCGGGTGCATGACGGTGAAATCAAAACTCTTGATGATCTCTAGTGAGCGCATCGCAGAGTGGGTCGCAGCCATCTTGCACAGGACCAGTTCGCGATTACTGTTGAACCTCACCCTGACGGCGTCGCATGTACGTCGACAGAGTAAGCGGATCACCTCGTGGCGATCGTGCATCGAGGCGTCACGAGCGCACAAGGCAAATTCGCCTTCGGTCAAGGCACGACGATGCGGTTCGCCGAGTAGCGCCTCGACGGCGTCGGTCGCACCCGACCTGCAGGCGACACGGAGAATGTCGACCCAACTCGCACGCGGGCGCGGCTGTTGATCGTACGGCCGAGCCTGGCACGCATAATAGTCGTCGCAGTCGAGCCTGGGATCGTCAGAGCCAGTGATTGGGGTAGTGTGCGCGAGCCACGGCCATGACTCGCGGCAGTGCGCCTCGCCGATGGGGAAACGCAGTCGCGCGTGAGTGGCAGCCAGTTGGACACGCGAAGCGACGAGCACAGCATGGGCGACGGCGTCGCTGGCGCGGGCGCGACGCAGCCACTGCAGTGTCTCCTCCAACGACACATCACACAGGGCGAGTCCGTCAGAAAGGGCGGACGCACATGCCAGCTTGCCGCTGGTCCATGCATTCGCCAAGCGTTGGCGCACGACACAAGAAGCCTCGGCGAGGATCGCCTCTGCATCTCTCGGCGATGGCGTGGCGATGCACCGCCTCCACTGGGTGCACACAAGGGCGGCACTAAAACGCCAACGGGGCGCCAAGTGGCGTCGCCCACGAGAGGTGCCCCCATTCAAGACAAGGTCGATGACCTCTGCCGGCAGTGTGTGCCATCCTGCCGAGGCAGGAACGTCCTGTGACGTGCCTGGTTGGCCATCTTGTCTTTTTTGTTTCACAGACATGCGCCTTTTTTTCCCCTGTCTGTCTTCTCGGTACGTGCGTGCCTCTCGCTCTTTCTTGGCGTCAATGGGGTCCTTTCAGGGGAAAAAAAAGACAAAAGGATGGGTGCGTGTATATTTTTGGGCTCCTTTCGGGTTTGGCGTTACCCTTTTTTTCTTGTTCTGCTGCTGCTCGCGTAGATGGCTCAACGAGGTGTATGCCAAGGCGATACCGGTGCCATCCATATCGAGAGTTGCGATCGCGCGTGGCCTTTGGCCTTTTGGGTTTTCTCCCATTGGTTGGCATGGCGGCCATAACGCGGACGAGAAGAGGAAAAAAACCAAGAAAAGACAACGAGAGAATCTCTCAAAAAATGGGGTGTGGTCTTGTTGGCGGTTGGCGTGCGCGGTCTCTCGGACTTTGCGCGACGGTTGCGTCGACAACAAGGACAGACAAAAACGGCGACCAATCGATTTCAAGTCGACAATATTCTATTTGTCGTATTCCCCCTTTTTGTCCTGTGTCCCGGCTGAGCGCGAGGACATAAAACAGAAAACAGGCGGCGGTCTCAAGATCTCGTCCCAACGACCTCACGCACACGGCAACCACATTCACTCGCTGCGTGACAATGGCCGCCCAATTCCATCCCAAGACTGCCGATGACGCCGCGTGTGTCAACACGCCGGCCAACCTGCGCGCGCTCATAACTGATCTAGATCGAATGGGCGTGTCCGACCGTTTTCCGTCGGCCATGCACGCGACAATGTCCCACGACGATGGGTCCAAAGTGACGGGCTGGTGGGCGACCGAGGGCGGCTACGTGCAGGGCACCATCGAGGCGCCCGACGGCAGCCGCTTTCATGGCACGGCCGACGAGCGCCACGGTCTCGATGGTGTGCTCACGATGAGCGGTGCTGGATGCTCGTGGGTCTTTGCAAGTCAGGCGGTGCGCACATGGGTCGACGCCGGCGCCCTTAAAACAGACGCGCCACACGTCAAACCGCGCGGCGACCTCCGCGGCCGTGTGGTCGGTATCGACGGACGCTGGGATCGGTTTGGCGTCGGCAGCGGCACGCTGATCTACGCCGATGGAACCCGTCAGCCGGCCACATGGACACGATGGTTGACTATTGCGCCCTAGACCCGCCCTACGTGCGACTAGTGCGTCCTACTGTACCGAGACGATGATGGAAAGAAGAAGAAGAAAAAAAGAACAAGAGGGGGTGGGCAGAGCGCACACGCAAGTCGTCGTGTTTTTTTTCTAGACGACAAGTCGTTGGAAAATCATATAACTAAAAAAGAAAAAGAGAAAAATTGGAAAGCATTACGCGCTTTGTGCTTTTCCCACCCTTTTCTCTTTTTTGCTCTTTCTTCGGTGTCTTGTGTTTCTTTGTCGGTTTGTCGGACACGGCAAAGAAAAAAGCGGGGCAAAGGCACCGCGACAAGAAAGGGGCAAATAACAAAAAAAGGCGCGCCCATCCCGACGGAAAAAAAGAGCACTTGGTAGAAAAGGGAAAACAAGCACGCCAGGAGGGAAAAAGCCTCTTTTTTTCGGATCAAGGCCGCAAAAGGCCCACTACCCCCGACACCCCAGCGCTGCATACCACAAGAAGAAGGAGAAAAGAAAAGGCCTCTGGGACCACACTAGAGGAACCACATATACAACCACACGAGAGAGAGTCTAGGGGAGAAAAAAAAAGATGAAGTCGATGCCGAGATTATTTGGCGCTGGCATGTCGGCAGGCGCCTCGATCCTGACGGGACCCAACGGTCGTCTCTCGGTGATTGGTCTTTATCAGTCTTGTGGCCACGCGCCGGCGGCGACCGATAAAGGATGCACGCTGCCCACGATGTGGTGGCCCCGAGACATTGCGCAATGGCGCACCGTCTCGGCGGCAGCAGGGCGATGCCTGCTGCATGGTAGGTCGGCAGACGACGCGATCGACGTCGCCTCTTATGATGCACCGCACTCGGCGCCAGACGCGTTTGACGCGATGGACCGTAATGTGAGGGCGGCCAATGTCCGACTTGTCGGTCTTGTGGTCGACAGGGCGCCCATTCTTATGGCGTGCTGTGACGCGACCACCCCGGCAATGACGCGTCGCATCACCATTGTGGACGAGGCGCGCTGTGTACACGTCAGCGCGTCAGACGAGACAAGCAACGAGTGGACCGCTTTTTGTCGGCTCGCCGCGTTGCGCGACGTGACCTTGTGGCGTGCGCTCAGTGTCGACCCGACTGCCTATGGTGAGCGCGGCGCGCACGTGGCGACGTCGATCCTGCGCACCGAGGAGGCCATTGCGCGCCGCCGGCGTTTTGATCCGGCGTTGGTCGATGCCGACGAGATCGCGGCACTACGACGCGCCTTTGTCGCTGTGACGGACGGCTATCGCGCTGATGCCTGTGCGCCTGATCTTTTTTGAAAAAAAAAAGAAACAAGGAGAAAAAGAATGATGGCGCGCCGCTCTGTTGTGCGCTCTATTTTTTTTCTTTGAGAAACAAAAAAGCAAAAGAAAGACGTGCATTGCAACGCCGGCTTTGGATGCCCTTTCTTTTTTGTTGCAGTATCTGTGTGCGCACGCTGCCAAGGCGCAAGAGGCCGCACCGAAACACGACAAAGATGCATTTGCCTATTTCCTTTTTTTCTTTTTTTTTTGAGAAAGAAAAAATGATCCAGAGGAAAAAAAAAGAGATGCTTTCTGATCACGATGGATTGTTCCCCGTCCCTGACTTGCGCCGAACAAAAAAATGCACGCGTTGACTGCAATCTCTTTTTTTTCCAAATCTCGCGCTCTCTCTCTCTTGGGGCCATGCCAAATCGTTGGCGCGCAGGCGCCAAGAGATATGGCAAAAAAAGGGGCGTGTGCGAGCACCATCCATCGATCTGGAGACGTGCCGCGTGATGCATCATCGACAGCACAAAGGAGGAGAGAGAGAGAGACGCTTGCAGGCGACTGCCAAGAGGATCACCGTGCACGAGAGCGCGGGCCACAGCGGCCGTGTGCGCAGCGCAGTGCCAAAAGACATGCCCCACCAAGAGAAACCCCGTCTGCCCCCCTGCGCCGACGCGCCCACCCGTGCCGTATTTTCTTCTCGCCTCTTTTTCCACCGTTTCCATCGCCTCGTTTTTCCTTTTCCTTTTTTGATTGCTCCCAATCCGTCGAGGGCTGCGCCACCATCCCTGATACTACACGAGCACAAGCCAAAAGGAAAAGACGATTGCGTGCGCACAACCAAACACATACGTACACAAAAACATAAACAGTGCATCATGCAAGCGTCACAAGGCAATGCCGCGATGACGCCTCAACAGCAACGACAGCAGATGCAGCAGCGTCAAGAGGCCGCCATCGTGTTCCAACGGCAGTTGGCACAGGACCTGTCGTCGGGTGACCCGGCCGGCATCGCGCGCGCCGAGACATTGTGTGAGCGCGTGCCGGCCCTGTGCGCCATACAGTGGCCGAGCCTGGCCGCCTTCTTTCCCGAGGCCGCCGACCTCTTTGTCGGACCCGCCGAGCCGGGCGCGCCGCCACGCGCCATCACGGGCTACGAGGCCACGGCGTGGGCGCGATGGCGCGAAGCCCGGCCTCTCTTTGATTCGGGGCGATTCGACCAACTCGAGCAATACTGCGCCGACCCCGACGTGCCCGGCCGCCGCCTGCTCTGTGAGGTACCCGGTCTAGGCTGGGCCGAAGATTACGCCAAACGATTCGACCCGGCTGCCGAACCCTTTTTCGGACCCGAAGGCCTTCAGGACACGCTTGCACAACTGCTCCTGTGGCGTCGTCAGCAGGCCGAGCGCCGCCGGCGTGCCCTCTACGGCCTGAGTGTGGCGCACGACGAATGGTTGGCCGAGGCGCAAGACCGCGGCGGCCTGACCGACGTCGAGCCTTTGACCAGCGCCGTCGATCTCGCGGGCGCTCCCGAAAACAGTTTGGCCCTGCGCGCACGCGGTCTGTTGGGCACCGAGCGCGCCGTGGACATTGTGCCGCTGGGCCAGTCGGCCATGCCGCCTCCGCGCGTCTCGCCCATCGCCGTCATCGACGCACCCATCCAGCGGTGGACGCCAGAGACCATTGCCAGTGGCGAGGCCCTCGCCGACGTACCAGGCGGTGTCAGCGCGCTCATCGCCGCCGCCGCTCAGGCCATCTCCGATGCCGAATTGCACGGGTTGGAGGCGGCCGTCGACGTCGCTGTGAGACGCCTGCGGACCGTGCGCGAGGACGCCAATGTTAGACTCGCTACGCCCGCGCAATTGGCCGAGGCAGAGCGCGTTGCGCTTGATCGTATGCGTGAACGCGACGCGGCCGTCTCTGCAGCGCAAGAGGGCGACGTGGCCGATATTGGCACGGCCTTTCCGGGCACGGGCGTATATTTGATGCGTGTGTTTGTCGGCGACGATCTCGTGCCGGCCATCGGCGTGATCCCGACCACCGAGCGCTCGCTGCCACCGCCCGATTGTCCCGACTGCATTCGACGCATGGCCGTCGGGTTGTCGCCCATCATCGGCGCCCATCCGCGTCATTGATCCGCGCCAGGCCACCGCCGCAGTCGTCGTACATGCATCTTCAATGTTTTTTTTAAAAAATATCAAACCCAACGATATGAGCAGGGACACTCAAAAAAATGCGCGAGATACACAAAATGTTCAAATGTTTTTTGTTCCCCTCCGCTGCGGTTTGATCCAAAAAATTTTCAAAAAAAAACTTGTCTGTTCTGCGTGTTCCTGCTCGTGTCCCGAGCCTCTTTGAAAAAAAGGCATGCTCTTTCCCAACGACAATAAACAACGATCAAACAAAGGGGCGCTTTGGCCACGCCAAAAAAAACAAGAACAGCATACAAAGACCAGCCGCACCGGTATCCGGCAAACAAAAAATGGGACGAATTTTTTTACTAACCGCGTCTGCTTTTGTCTTTGTCTCTTTTTCTTTTTTTTTTCGTTGGGCCATAGGATTGGTGGTGGCGGCGGGCGTGGGGGCTCTGTGCCAGTGCGCATGCCAAAAGGAAGGATGCGCCTTTTCGAGAGTACAGTCTCTGCACTCTCAAAAGAGGGCAAGGTCCCGTTCTAAAACCCGCCACTTTTTTTTTCGTTGGCGACCACCCCAAGTGTCTGCACGCCGCAAATTTGCCTGCTTGGGCGGTCCGGCCCAACCGCAGACACAGACAGGTCCCCCACCTATGTTTTCCCGTCGACACTAAGCGGATGGTTTCTGTTGGGAAAAGGTGTGCTCGCCATGCAAAGTCGACCAATTATGACCTTTTTCGCCCCCTCTGAGAGTGCGGGGACTGTAGATCCTCTCCTTTGTTGTTGTTGTTGTTGTTGTTTTTCGTCTGTTTATCGACAATTGGAAAAAAAAAGCGGGGGGAGGGCGCCTGGTGACGGTGGCCGTGAGAAGAAAAAGAAAGTCATAGGGCCAAAAGGAGGGGCGGCCGCTCACGGTGTTGTTTCTAGGTCCCGGCATCGCGCACAGCGACAGACACGCCAGCGGCGAGCGGCGACCTGGGCAATGCAGGCATCGGGTACGTTGCCGCATACCCATGTGATAGCATCAAGTTGATTGCAGCAGCGCCCAGCAAGCAAGTCAAGTGCCGCTTGGACGTCTGTTGTGCCATAGAGCCTGCACAAGAGGGCCATGGCACCGGAATCGCCTTGACGGATGACGCGTGCAAGTACGCGGGCGTTGCATGTGGCTCCGCGCTCGGCTACGTAGCGCATCATGTCATGGTCGCAACTCTTGACGGCGGCGTAAAGTGCGTCCCATCGATCCAACGGCATAATCTGGGCGTCGACAAGCGCACAGGTTACGTCCATGTGGTGTGCGCGCGTTGCCGCCACATGAGCCCCCACATCCAAATTGATCCGGGCGTCGGGCCTCGCGATCAGCCACCGCACCGTGTCAACGTGGCCGTGCGAGGCAGCTGCGCAGCCGATCGACGGCGACGGCCACCCTGGTACACGAGGCACAGCGGGTTCCTGCAAGGCGCCATCGCCCATGGCCCATTTGAGCACATCTGTGCATCCGGCGCTCGCCGCCTCCAAGAGCGCCAATGGCGGGCACCGTTGCGCGCCGAGGCCGTGGAAAACGCGCAAGACATTGACATGCCCACGCGAGGCTGCCGTCACAAGTGCCTTGCCGAAAAGCGGGTCCTCGGATGGCCACGCCGACACGCCCAGCGCATGACTGAGCCACTTTGAGGCGTTTGCACAGCCTCGTTCCACGGCCAGGATCAATGGATGCCGCTCTCTGGCCTCGCGTATGGGCGACGCCCAGGGCACGAGGCCCGGATTGAAACGACCAGAGCAACCATCGGCATCGAGCCACGCGAGCATGTCTCCCCGATCCGCGTTGGCCGCCGCTTCCCATGTGCGCATGGGGCAGGCGCACACCTTGCCGCGGTACATATCGTGTACCGGGGGAAACCGCGACTCTCCACAGTTGTGGAGATAGGCCAGGACGTCGGTCGACGGTGCCACCCCGCCGGCGGCATCGGCCACAAGCGCTCCAAACAACTGTTTCTCCATAAAGTCGGCAGGACCCGAACCGGTGGGCGGGAAATGTCGGGCCCACAGCCATTGCAGGACATCGACGTTCCCACGGTAGGCCGCCTCGTGCATGGCATTGACGGCGACGCCCGCATACCGTCTTTCGCCGGCGCTGGGAAATATCTTTGTGCTTTGCCAGTGGCTTTTATTCCAGTAGCCATCGGCGACCAGGTGTTTGTTGGGCATCCTGTCTGTGTGGCACGCGTAAATGGGGTAATCAGCGGGCAGGTGGTCATAGGCCCACGCGACGACATCAAGACGCCCCAAGTGGGCGCCAGCGCCCACCAGACGCTCGGCGTCGGTCGCCGTCGGGCGGCGCAAGGCACGCTGTACGGCGTCTAGTGGCGCGCGCGCTCGCAGCACCTTGTACACGCTCAACCCGCAAATGGAGCGACGCAACAGCTTCATGGAAAAGAGGCGCGAAGCCAAGACGCATGCGGCGTGGTCGCGTGGGTGGACCAACTGCGCCTGTATGTGCCACAAGAGTTCTCCGGGCATTGCCGGCAACGGGGGAAAAGGCCTGGCCTGTGCGTCGGGGATGCAGTCGGTGCCGCACGCCGTAACAATCATGGCCTCCATCGATGCTATCCGTCAAAAGAAAAAAAATGTTGTCCAAAAAAAGGCCTGCTGGGTTTGGTTGTATCGGCGGCAGACAGCCAATCATCGAAAAAAAAAAGAATCTAACCGTTTCTTTTTTTTTTTGGGGGGGGGGTGGGTTCACGGGGGCATATATCAGCGCAAGAGCACAACAAATGCGCGGTCTCATAGGTCCTTTTCTTTTTTTTTTTCGATTCTGTGTGCGGTTCGGCTTGGGTGATGGCGATCGCGGATGGCCATTGGCCTTTTCCCGGCAAAGCCAAAGGCCGTCCTTTTTCAACTTTTCTTTTTATCCTTTTTTTTTCATTTTTTTAACGAACCTTGTTGTGCGCGCTGTCTGCGCGATTGGGATGGACAAACTGAACAAGGAGGAATGCAAAAAAAAAAAGAAAAGAAATGGGAAAGGAACGACTCTTTTCTCGACAGCGTGCGCTACCGGTCTCCAAAGGTCCACAAGTCGTCGTTGGCGCCGTTGCCTCCATCGGGCGCAGGCAGAGCCAGGAGCACGCCCACGTCGACGGCCCTGCTCTCGGTGTCATCGCGCAGATGACGCGCAATGGCCGGTCGCGTGCCAGGGTAGGCCGCAAAGATGTTGATCTGGTCGGTGAGACAGGCAGACGGCGCGGCGTCGGCCGAATCCGTGGCCGCGAGGCCTCGCACGAGCAGATCGTGGAGGCCGCGCATCACCGAGCGCGCAAACGGTTGGGCGAGCGCGTTGCGATTCTCGACCGACTGGCCGTAGAGACTGGCCGGACCTTCGAGGTAGGCGCGCGCCACCAGTTCATTGTGGCCCATCGGGATGGCTTCGGTCACGTCTGTCAGGACGGGAAACATGCGCTCGGTAGGCACGCCCAGCGGACCCAGCGGACCCACGAGCGGCAGCGGCGGTACGGCAACGGCCGTGTCGTCACCGGCGCCGCTCTGCCAGTCGCGCGCCCATTGTTCGAGTCTGTCGAGCGTGGCGATCTCATAGGGCGCGAGCCTGTCGAGCGCACCCTCGGCCGAGGCCGCACCGACAAACAGTGCATAGAGCGCACACCGGCGCAGGGTGCGAATGCGCCGCAAGGACACTGCCGCGGAGGCCAAGGACGCATCAGCCGACGACGCTCGCGGCCATGGCGCAAGCGCCGGATAGCGCCGCGCCCATTCGGCGGGCGAACGCCGCACATCGCACACACCCTCCAAGTCGTCGATGGCCTCGCAGAGCATCGCAAACGCGCCCCCCACCCCGTTGGAGACATTGTTGGTCAACGTCGTCGAGTCGTGCACACGCTGCGCCAGCGCGCGACACTCGTCCGCGCTACCCGAGACACGCGCCACCCGACAAAGCGAGACAACGGCCCGCTCGACAGCGCGCGGGTCGTCTTCCGTGAGGGCCGTCATAACGAGGCGTTCTATGGTGTCTAGAGGCGGCGGCGCGAGAAGGGCATCGAGATCCATTGGTGCCTCCATCATTGAGTCGTCGTCGCCGTCGCCGTCGTTATCATCAATGCCGGCGACAGTGTTGTTGAAGAAAAAGGGCGCCTCATTGTTGTCGTATGGCGATCGAGTGTTCATGCTGTTTTTTTTCTTTCGGGATGAGCGTCGGTCGAGAGAAACGTTTTTTTTCTAGAGGACGACAGAGCGCAGGAGCGTGTGGGCGAGAGGTGCCTTTACTGACAAGAGCGCCTACAATTGTGCGCCCCAATTACGCGTTGGACCGTGGCGGGCCGTTGAGCGCCGGCTGTCGACAGGCCGCACGGCCTCGGCCAATTCATCAGCCAAATTTAGGTCGAATGCATGATGGGGCATTCCCGTCGACTGCATAAACTGCAATAAAAGATGGGAGAAAAAAAAGAAAAAAGGATCACCGATGTTGACCGCTGGGCGCGCGCGGATCAAAACTCGATTTGTACGTTCTGGCCTGGTAACAAGCGCAAACAAGGGCGTGCATATCATTGCTCGCGTTGGGATAGTATGCCTATCTTTTTTTGGTGTTTTTTGAGTATCTATTTTTTTTCACTTTGTTTCTTTCGTGGCAACCAACCGACCGCCCCAGCCGAAAGATAAAGTGACACAAGCCAGTTGGACACAAGTCGTGGATATTCGCCAACACGCAGACCCCATATGTGGCTGGATCATTTGTTTGTTTTCGCCCGTCCCTTTTTCCCTCTTGCGCCTCGTCGCCGTCGCCGTGATCCCGTTTCCTGTTCTCGGGCCTCGGCCATCTCTTGTTGCATATGCGCTTTGGCCTCGTCGAGTGGCGCGTACCGCGTTTTGAGTCCACTGCTCAACACCATGCAGTGCTCCCAGCCGTTGCTGTCGCACGACGCGCTCAGTGACGGCGCCACGCCGCAAAACACGGCTTCCGGATCGAGTGCCGCGCCAAAGGCGTCTTCGGCGCGGTGGCTCTCTTCCCGAGCCATGCCGCTGTAGACGATCCAGTTTGGCGAATCATGCGGATGGGACGCACGGTTTGAGCGCGCCACAAGGATGTCGGTATAGAGACGCTTGGAACTAGCCAGTTTAATCTTGGCGCACGGCAAGACGAGGTTGTATTGCGTGACAAGTCCCGCGTCGGCCGATGCCTCCAAATAAGCACCCGTTGGACGGCGCGCGACAAGTGCGCCCGCGCTGACAGTGCGCACCGACGCTGTCGACGCCTCGCGCAAGTGCGGCCTGTCCATCTGCCATTGGATTCCGTTTACCGCACCGATGACGTCCCTGTACTTGTCGCGATGCTCTCCTAGTCCTTGCTCGTTGTCAGCCGGTGGCTCTGTCATTGTGTTTCTTGTTGTTGTTGGTGGTGTGCTCACTCTGTCGTAAAACAAAAGACTTTGTTATGAGTATCAACTGACGGTCTTTCGCTTTATTCGGGAGCCTGGCGTGCCTGCCATGTCCTCCACCGCAGGCCAATAGTGCCCCCCCCCCTTATCTTTGGATCGCAAAAACAGGCCACGCTTTGTCCTTTTTTTCACCTTCATTGGTCGGCGCAGGCTCTCTGTACAACACCAAAAAGATGTGGTCGTGCCCTGGCTCGTCGCCTCTGCCCCACTGTGCGCGCATTTGTCCAATCATTTTTTTTGTCGGATGTTGCGTATCTCTTTTTTTCCGCTCTCTTTCTTGCCGAGCGAGCAGCCAAAGCAGCAGTCTCAAGGACGGTCTCGCAGCCTGAACCGGCCGTACACACATTTATGTGCGATATCACCAGGAAAGACAAAGACAACCGACTGCCTTCTCCTTTGTGGCGTATTGCCGGTAGACTAGACCATACGCCCGACCTCGATCGCAAAGGGAAAAAAAGAGTGGCCTTTTTTCCTCCTCTTTTTGTTGTTGTTGCCGATTCTCTCGTCGCCTCGTTCTCGCTCTCTGTTGGCAACGGGAGAAAAAGAAAAGAAATGGCGACGATGCTGATCGATCGTGAGTCTAGCAATTTATTGCATGGCGGCGACGACGACAATCCCACATATCGGCGTCTGGCGCTCTTGGTGACATGCATCGACCGACGCCGATTGTGCGCCGACAACACCCTATTGGGGATGTGTTTTCGTCGTCTGGTATCACCCGAGCGCCTGTGCGCCGCCTTTGCGCGATCGGATCGTGGCGCGCCATGGACAGATCAATCCTCTCTGGGCGAGGTTCTGCGCGCGCACTTGAATTTCGGTGACGCGTGCAACGTGCTCCAAAAGACGGCCGCCCGCGCCCTCTCGGGCGGACCCGCGCCTCTCTCCTTTGTCGCCTGTTGCGGATGCACGCGGCCCTGGTGCACCGAGCGACCGTGTGCTACCGGGTGGATGTTGCCCATCACCGAGCGCGCTCGCAACAGGCTCGCCGCGTGGCAGTGGGCCGAGACGATCCGTCCCGATGCGCCACCTTCCGAGACGGCCTTTGGGGGTTTTTTCGCACGCGAACTCGTTCAGTGCACCACGGCCGATCTGGGCTATCGTCTGATGCCATGCAGTCGCCGTCGCCAACGCGCCCCCGGCGCCGACGTTGTGCAATCGCAAGTGAACGAACAACCTTTGCCAAAGCGTTCAAGAGGCAACCCTGACGATGCAGATGATACAGGCGACCTCGACAATAGAGAGACATATGACCACCATCAAAACAGTCACGAGCCCGCCGATCTTCAATACAAACTCGGTGACGACGATGGCACACAACAGGAACCACACAATACTGTTGGAGGAAGAGAACCTGATACGCCCATGGTCATGTCGTGTGGCCCACGTGGTGTGATTGCCATCCGCGACGGGGGCATGTATGTCGCAGCAGTCGCCACCTCACGACGGCACGACCTCGCCGAGCGTGTACATCCGAGCATCCCTGTGATTCGTGCCCGTGACAGCCGGCCCGACAATGGGGGCGCCAGGCGTTGGGTGCGCGTAACGGGCGACGCCTATATCGTGCGTGTCTATGCGCCAGCGTCTCTTGCAGATGCCATGCCGTGGGATGCACAAGGATGACCGAGACATGGCCGTTGGTTGGTTTTGCCGTGTCTTTCCTCCCCCATCGTGTCCTAGATGGCGACAGTGGTGTGCTGGATACGGCAGTGCCCTGCGAGGTACGCACGCCACTGCTTTGGATTGCTCGACGCGCCCCCCTACGGCACGCATAATACAAGACTCGCTGCAACAGCACTGATACGCGTAGAGGGATACCGAAAAAACGAACGCGCGCGCCATAGATCGCGTCCTTGGACCAAAGGGCGGCCTGGCGAAACAAGACAAGACAAAAGGCCAAAAAGAGAGGCCTGAGAAAAAGGGCACCTATTGTAGACAGGCGCCAGCGCCTCGTATTTGCCACCCAAGAAATGGTCTCGGCTTTTTTCGGCCAAGTTTTTCTTGTGCTTTGATGATGCGGCCTGAAACGGCCATGGTTTTCTTGGGAGATTCTCTTTCTCTCTTTTTTTTGTTTATTTGATCGGCCTCTATGGCGCTGCCTTGTCCCACTGTAGGATTTTTCGCGTATTCTTGTTTGGCAGAAAAAAAAATACAAGCAAAAGTATCCACGCAAAAATTGACGCCCGGTGCCGTTCGTGTGTCGATTTCTGCGCGATTCTCTTAATCTGCCTTTTTCTGGTGGCGCCGTCTTGTTGTGGGAGCATTTTCTTTCTTTTTTTTTGGTGAGGTCCCGCATGTGCGGATTCTCTGGCGCCTCTCTTTTCTCCCGACCCGCCACTGCACTGGCTTTTTTCTGATAGGTCGTGGCGCCTGACCAAAAACATTTTGATAAGAGGGACCGCGCATGTGGAGAACAAAAAAAACACAAAAGGGCCAGGACCCCTCGCGCGCATGCTCTTTTCGGCTCTAAAAGAGGCAAAAATCAAAAAAAAAAGAAAGGAAAAAAAGAGGAAAGGCATCGCGGATAGGGTTTCTTCTGTTGTTGTTGCCCTGTCTCAGGACGACAGAGAGGGAAAAGGCGGTTGTTGACGTGCAAGCGGTTCTGACAAGCGGTCGAGTGCCTGCTCCAGGGTAAACCGCCAGGCCCAATCGGCGTCGCTCGTTGCCGCCAACGCCGCTGCACAGTCTTTCGCGAGGGCGACAACACCATGCGTGTCGTCGTGCGCATTTTGATCACATTTGCCAACGCGCCACAGAAAGAGACCGACGACTCGCCGCGCAATCTCGTACGTCGTCTGCCGTTTGACAATGGCGTCGTGTACAAACCCACTAAAGAGGCGCCTCGCGGCTTCAGCCTCGATGGCCGGCCACCCCGATTCGACATGGCACAGGGTTGCGTCATAGGTGAGATACGGCGCGCGACGCTGTGCAGCACTGTGCTCGGGCAGAGTGACGACGCCGAGGCCGTGCGCGCGCATCAGCAGCACTGTGGTCACATGCACGACCACGGGCAGTGCGCGCACCAAATCATTGTCGTCGCATTCGGCCCACACACGCGACGCGAGAGCCTCGGCCGATTCGTCGGCGCACGCGTGCCCGCCGCCGCGACACATGTACTCGGTGAGCAGGCCCACGCTGTGGACGATGAGGCGTGCGTCGCCGCTTGCTGATGCCGCCAGCACCGCCTCGGCAAACACGCCCGGATGCAGTGGCCACCCGCCAAGGCGCACGCGCCCCCACGCGTCCGCCAGACGCCGTCGCGCCCTCGTCCACCGTGTGGGCTGACATATAAAGGCATCCAGCGGTGGTGTCACATGCAACACGAGTCTGCCGGATCGCGACGATGTCAACCCAGGGCCGTCTTTATCGTAGCCGGCATGCGCCCACGGTTTCAGCACCGCCGACGTGCGAAAGGCGACCCGGCGCTCATCGGCAAGTCGTCTTGCGAGATAGCGTGGGCCGCGCAGCAGCACAAGGTACAGGGCGCGCGCTGTCGACCCCAGCGCCGCCAAATCCGTCAGGCACAGTTGTGACGCCACGGCATCGACTACTGGAGCGTGATGCCACAAGAGACTTTGTAGATCGATTGCTACATGAGGTCCCGCTGGACACGACAATAGCGACGGGAGTGGTGTGGTTGACATGTTTATTGTCTATGCCTTTGTTGCTGTCTTTGGTGGCTGGTGCGGCCCTCTCTCTTTTCCCCCTGGTACGCGCGCGTGGGTCCTTTTTTTTTGAAAAAAAAGTGCTTGCGGACGCATTGCAGGATGAAGCACATGAAAAAAAAGCGAGCGTGTCCCATGGATGGCGACACTCAACCCATTGTCGTGCGACGTAGCGACGGCCACCGCCAGACGGGCGTTTTTTTCTTGGCGCGACAGCCTGCGCAGGCAGCGCACACAAGACTGTCTTTCTCTTTTTACTTTATTTTTGTTTTTTTTTGGGGTTTTTGGTCTTGTCGGCCTGGCTCTGTTGCTCTTGTGGGTGGCGGCGCCTTTTATGAAAGAAAACCAATCCCACCAATACCGACCATTTTTTACTTTGTCAGTAATGCCCTTTTTTCCATTTGTTTCCTTCCGTGTCGCGGAAAAGAGGAGCCGAGTTTTCTTCACGGCGTGCTTCTCCCATACTTTTTACCTCGCATATCGGTGGGTACGCAAGGCCTGGGCTGCGTTTTTGACCCTTTAGACCAAATTTTGATCTCGTCGTGTGCGCCACACTTTATGGGTGGCGTACGTAGCATCTTTCTTTTTTCCTTTGCTTTAGTCTGCCTTTTTCTCTTGGCAAAAAAGGTGCACTGTCTATACAAAACACTGTCTGGTCGCGCGCACGCAACCTAGTGTAGAAAAAAAAAGGAGGATAGGAAAGCGACTCTTTTGTCTCTGTGAACTGTCTGAATTTGGCCTGTGGTTACAGGAGGAGAAGCAAATGGGCAACCACCAGTGCAAGGCGCCTTTTGATGTGCGGACCAACATGAGTCTTTACCACCAGCACGCCCGCGACGCAACGCGTCGACAAAGGATACGCACCGATGACGATAGTGACGACGACCGCAGCGACACCCAACAACTCAAGTGTGCGCTCTTTCGATCGCAATTTGGCCGCGACATGAACGATGACGACGCCGCCAAACTCGTCTGGTTTGTTGTCACCGGCGGACGAGTACCCATCGTCGTGACGCCCAAGTTGCCCACCCTGCGTGAGATCGAATGGGCGCTTGTTCCCAACGCGCTCAACGCCGTCGATGACGACGCGTACGAGTACCCACTGGTGAATGTCATTGTCCTCGCCAAGGCGGGTGATAGTCCGATCAAGGAGAGGATGCGCGCAGACGACTTTTACGAGTCCCTCAAAGACGGAGAGAGGATCGCATGGCAACCGGGCCGCATGGGGTGCTGCTTTTGCCGCTGCGCCTGTTGATCTCTGGCCTTTTTGTGGCCTCTCTTTTTCTTTTCCTTTTTTTATGACATCATCCCATGTCGTGCGCCAAAAGAGACGAGGGCGCACACAAACAATAGAAAAGAAAAAAGACAAACCGCACACGTCTCCTTTTTCTTTGTTTTTTTCTTTGGTGCTTTACATACAGTCGACACTTGCCCACACAACACAAACAAACATTGGGGACACAGCGCATATTTGTTAATAAAATATATAGGAAAAAAAAGAGGACAAGACAGGGCCAGAGTCAAATTGCCTTTATGTGAAGAAAAGAAAAGAGCAGCAACGGCAGAGAGAGAGAGAGAGAGAGAGAGGTCATGCGCCAGACGAGTCGGCAAGAAGAGCAGTATCGACGCCAGTCTTGCCGAGCACCGGCTCCATAAAGTCGATCCACGGGATGGGCTTGGTGAGACATGCACCGTCCTCGTCGTCATCGTCCCCGTCGTCATCTTGAAAGGGTTCGCTGACCCAGTCGGGCAAGACCGCGCGCACGGCATCAATGTCGCACGCGATTCCGCAACGCACCGCCAGATAGTGCACGGCCGCGGTGGCACCGATCGAGGCACATGAGATCACGTACGGCGGATCAAACTGTAGTGTCGTCTGGCAAAACAGCCAGTCGACGGCGCCTACCGCTGACGTGGGCAGAATCGTCTGCGACGCCACCATCCCGTCGAATACGCCTGGAAAAGCCGCTGCGAGATGGATGCAATCCGCCGGATGCATGGGCACGCCCACACCGCACGCCACGGCCTCTGCAATCACACTGCGCGCATCCGTGCGCCGCAATGTCGGCAACACGGCGAGTGGAAGTGGGCACCTTGGTACGATTGTACTGTACAAGGACGACCACAGTCGGCGCGGTTTGGACCTATCGAGGGCGTCCATTATAGCGGCGACATCAAGAGTCGCATGGTCGATACGATAGCGCAGGGCCATATGGCACGCAGCCGCGTGATATCCGGCGGCTGTCAAAAGAGCAACTACGCCAGTCATCCACAGAGGCGGTTTTGCATCGACGAGTGCATCTTCCGTCGTATTGCCAGGGCACGGATCGGTGATGGCGCGTTGAGGCGCGAGCACGTCGAGGACCTCTGTGTCCCCATAGGCCGCTGCGGTCAGGGCCGCGCGTTGAGGCCAACGCACCGAATCGCACGCCAAAAGGGCCAGGGCACGCGCGCGCGACCCTTGCACACGCCGGCCGCGCTCATAGGTCGAGGGCCACAAGGCAAGGCAAAGTTGTGGACCACCGAGTTTTATCGCGTCGCTCGCGTGTCTTGCGCATGCGACGTGCATGACCGACGTGCATGGCGTGCAGTCGCTTGTCGAACACGATCCCAGTAACCTGGCACCCAGGCCATTGGCCCATGCGCGTGGAAAATGCGCAGAGAGCGTTTCAACGACAAAGAGAGCATCGCTCTCGCTCCCGTAGACGATGCGCTTGTGCAACCGGCCCTCGCACGATTCATCCATCATGTCAACGATTTCTTGCGTGCTGTGCGGGTCGCCGCCATCGCCCATTTTTTGACGCGCCTCGGCACACAGAGCGTCAAAGTCATCCAGGCGCTTGGCAGCCAACGCATCGCACATCCGTTTTGACTGCCTGCTGGACCATCGCCAAAGGCGTGTCGAGTCCGGGGTGTCGTCATCGGGGGCGGGGTCAACCGCGGCGTCGACGGTGCCACGCACAAATTGAGCAAGGACTGCATAGGCATCGCCTTGGATGGGAGATCCCGCCGCCGCCATATCCGTTATATACCGATTAAACTTGGAGACATCATGAAAAACGGTGGGCCGATAGCGTGCGACGCCATTGCACCACGCCTTGAGCGATTCAATGTGCGCATACTGATCGTTGCCGTCATCGTTGCGCGCCGCCCGTTCCACGGTACCGTACGCAGTGATCTGATTGTAAAAGCCGAGGCGGTCGTGCGATGGACAGTCTGCATTATTGATGCATCTGTCGATGCATCCATAGTGGCCGCGCGACATGGCATCTTCCGTGCCCAATATGCCAGGCGTTTCCCAGATGCCCTGTCGAAAGACGCAGGTGCCGGCGATCTCGTGGGACAAAAGGGCCGCCGCCTCTCTCACCCTGCTTTCGTCCTTGCAAAGCATGGCGTCGTACAGAATCCACAAGGCAAAGGCCTCGCGCGATCTTTCCTCGCCCAGATGGGCAAAGGCAGGAAGCACGAGGCTCATCAGCCGCCGGCAAAAGGCCCTCGCTTCCTCTGTGCGATCGGCGCCCAAGAGCGCGCTCACATAGTTGGAATAGCACAGCGTTGAACAGCCCATGTGTATCGTACGATGGATATTGTCATAGCGCGTGCCGCACGAACAACGGTCGCATTCGTGCATGTCACACCCGCACAGACATTCGCCAATACCGGCTACGGGGCGCAATGCCAACGCCTGCGCGTGGTTGAGCACGCGCAATGCGCGGCTTACGCCCATATAGCCCACGGCGCTGCGTGCGTCGAGGAATCGCACAATGTGACAGTGAAGTTCGGGCGCGAGGTCGGTCAGGGCCAACTGCGCTGACCCATCACCAGAAATCGATTGCCGGTCCATTTGATGACGCGTGCACACGCGACCGATTCACAAACACGCCGATGTGTCTCTTTTTTTTGTCGCGATAAAAAAGTGTAGGCCTTTTTTCCCCTCTCACGCTTGACTGTGTCTCTCTTTTTTTTCCAGTTCTGTCTCTGCGGGATGTGTCTCGGTTGAGCGTGAGCAGGAATAAAAGCAATGTCTGGTCTGTGTGGCGGTGTGAGGTTGCGCGGCGCAATCGCGCCAATGCAGTTGGCCCATTGTATTTTTTTTCTTATTTTCAGGAGAAAAGAAAAGGTCTCACGACGCCGGCCGCTGACTGGCAGATCGCATACAAATGGGGTGGCGAAAAAAAGTGGCCACACGCAAAATGCGCGTAAAAAAAAGAGGAGGAGCAATGTATGCGCCGGCCCGGAACAGGTCCTCTCCAAATTGTTGGGTCCTTTGTGATGCCTTTGCGCCCTCTGGGACCTTTTTTTCCGTTGATGCTCCTTTTGGGGCCGCATGCAACACGGACCGTCCACATATTGCCTTTTCCAAATCCACAAGACAAAATGTCGCTTTGCTTGTGCCTTGTGGATGCCCTTGTTTGTCCCCATTCGTGCGCGTGCGTCTCTCTTTTGTGGGTGCGACGAAATCAGGTGTACTTGCATTTCAACTATTTCAGAAAGAGACACACATACGAATAAAAAAGCACACGAGGTGTGCCGCTTACTCTCTTTTTCCCAACGCTATCGCAACATCCCTTTCGCCCTTTTTTTTGATAAAGCATGGGTACCGACAGCGTAAATAATACTGACGTCAACAAAAGAGCAGGGTTTTCATTGTCACATCAATCAATGTTTTTTTTGTATTCGAGTTGAAAGCCCAAGGTGTCTCCCTTTCGCAAAAAGAAAGAGACATACATGTGGCCACAAGGGAAAAAAAAGAAGGCGAAAAAAGGGGGCACCGAGCGACTAGGCATTCGTGCCATTGACCAGGGGGACGGCGTCGATTCCCCACTTTTGCTTGAGATGGTTGCGCACGCGCTTAAAACGCTCCGTGCCCGTAGGCGTCGGGATCACTTGCCACTCGATACTGCGCACAAACTTGTCGCGACGAATGCTCGACAGGTAGACGGCCAGCGGCTCGTCGAGATTGGCGCGAGCGAGCGCGTCCGCGACTCGTGCGTCGGCGTGGTAGTGTGCATACCTAAAGGCCATTCCCGTAGTCGCCACCCCGGCCGCGACCGTGGCCGTTGCCCCGACTGCAAAGTGCGGAATGGGCGAAAGGCGCGCCATAGTCGCCACGCGCGACGCGCACATGGAAGCCAAGAGAGTCGCCGCACCGCACGTGATCAGGCTCTTGAGCATCCAGTTGTCGCTCGCAAGAGCGACTTCGAATGCGATTATAGACCAGGCTTCGTCGATATTGTGGGGTGTCCCGCGGGCGTGTCGGATCGTGATACCACGCGTCGGGTAGATATTGTGTATGACTTTGCACGGTGCCTGTGCCCGTGCAAATATGACATGCGCGAGTTTGAAAAAAGAGCAACAGCAAAAGCAAACAGTACACAGACGACAGAAAAATGATGTGTGAGTCTTCAAACCTCATCGTCGGTGTCGAGCGTGGGCTCGATTTGCACATCGGCGTCAGGGTGACCCATGAGGGTAAACAACTCGTGCGCGATTCGCGTAAACTCATACGAGCAATACACCGGGGACGAGATGGCTGTCGTGGTAAAGGGCGTGTGCTTGGGGCGGTACATGTTGCTGTTTGAAAAAAAAATGTCGATTTTAGGCCGGCGACGTCTTGGTTACTGTGGGTTGGTGTTTGTTTGCCCTTTTGTGTTTTTCAGTCGCTGTCGTTGTGGGCGGATGGGCTTGACGATTTTTGTAGTTTGCCTTTTGGCAAAAGCCAATAGGAAAGAAAGAGAATTTGGGCGAATGGCAACCGCGCCGAGTGAAAAAAAACCTGTGCGCCGGCCCACCATGCTCTATCTAGTGTCCAAACCTCGTCGCGTCTTTCACAAGAGCAGGAAAAAAAGCGCCTCCTCGCACGGTCCTTGCTGCCTGCCCAAGACATCACGGCAACCAAGGGAACCACCAAGAAAAAAAGAAGAGAAAATCTGAAGAGGCAATCGCATAGAGCGACCACGGCGCCTTTTTTCTTTAGCCCGCTTTCGGACCCGCCACCTCGTGCCGCTTCTTTCTTTGGCTCTTTCATTTCCCTTTTTTTCTTTTTTTTTTAAAGACTACAAGCCGTCCCTTGCGATTCGACTCGCGCGCCACGCCCCGCATCCTCCACTCTATATCCCATCGTCGGTCTCTCTTTCCTGTGTGGACACTGCTTCTCCATTGGGCCTCTTGCAATCGGCCGGCTCGACCACGAGACAACGAAAAGCGCTCGCATTATCGCCTCGCCCGGTCAGGCACACCGCCGCCATCACCACAGTATATAGACTGCCAATCGCCCGAGGCGGCCAACCACGCCGACACCCATGCATGCCGTTATCGATGTTACGGTGCCGCTGGTCGATACCACGACTGGACTGCCCTACACTGTCCTATCGATGCCATGCTTTTGCGACGCCAACGGCGTGCGGCATTTTTTCGGGCCGCTCTTGGTGCGCGCGAGCCGCATGCAGCGTGCGCAGTCGGTCTACCGCAAGATACGCAATGTGGCCGCGCGCCGCGTCGCCAGCGACAGCGAGATGGCGTTTGTACGACGGCACCACCCACAACTCTACAAATGTATCATGCGCGAACGACGCCTTCAAATCGACGAAGCGGCCCATCGCCACACGCGCAAGCGCGCACGTCGTCGTCGCGCTTTGGAAAAGACACACAGCGTCCCCTCGGGCGACCGTGTTGCCGCCGATCCCATACTATCCAATAGCAAGGAAGATGATGACAGCGATGCCCACAGTTACGCCTCGTCAACACTCGTCATATGCGACTCGGACGATGAGACGTTGGAGACGGGCGCCGTTGGCCGCTCTGTGTCTCACGCCAACAATGCAAACAATGACAATTCCGGCACCGAGGCCATGCAGATGGTAGAGGACAATGATTGTGAAGAAGATGATGGCGGCGATGCCGATTATGACGCAGACGGCGCAGGCGACTTGATCCCTGCCGTACCGCGCCGGCAGCCTGCCGCGCGTGGTCCTTGTGCGGTGACGGCTTCGACCATCTATCTCGTCGAGGCAACGTCGCGCCTCATCGAATTTCTCGGCACCGGCTTTGTGCTCCCCGACATCGTGCACGAACCTTTGCCGGCCACTGCTCCCGACTCGTGTTGCCGTATGCGTGACCGCACGTGGCCACAGATCGAGCCGGCCATTGCGTCGTGGGCCGCAGCGCGCTCTGCCGCCTTTGATGCGACCCTTGGAGGTCACTCGCACAAATCCCCCCGCCGCCGCCGCAAGCAGAATCATCCTGTGCGTGCGCTTTTGCCCATGCCATGAGCGAAAAAAGAGGGGCATAAAACAAGGCCATGGTCTCGCACCGCCACGCTTGTGATGGCGCTCCTTTTGAGCGACAACAATGAAATGGCACCACCCTCCAAAAAAAACTTTTCGAAACCAAAGAGGAACCTGTTCTCTGCGCTCGACATATGTACATGGGACATGGCTGGTCCCCCCCCCTTTTTTTTGAGAGGCTGCATTTTTCTCTGGGCATTTGTTTGGACAAAAAAAAAGAAGAGGGCCGTCGATAATCGGTTGTGTGTGTGGAGCACGCGATTATACCGAGGACATCCGCATAAAAGGTACAGTCTTGTCCGTTGGCGATGGTATCTCTTTTTTTCCCTTGTCTCTTTCTTACGGTTGCAAACCGCCATAAAGGCGCGCGGCGGCCCGAGCCGACGCCACACAGAGCGATTCAATGGTACTCTCGGACGTCACGGGCACGCCGAGTACAGCGGCGGCGTCGAGCACGAGCCTGCGCTGAGCCAGAGTGGCGCCCGGCATACAAGCACGCGATGCCGACTGTACGGCCAACAACTGGCGCACCTCTTTAGGTACATTGGCCTGTAAGATATTGCCTGTGTAGGCCTCTGCCACGCGCCTTGTTAGGCCACCAACAGATGCAATGGCGCGTTGCATGTCTTGTATAGCGCCGTTACGCACTCGGGCAGACAATGCCGCGAGAACCTCGGCCGGTTCCACCACGCGTCCATAGTCGATACGTTCAACGTCGTGGTCGACCCAACCGACCATGGGCGACTCGGACGGCACGACGGGCAAAAGGCCCACCGCGGCAAATTGGCCATCGCGTGCCGCGCGCGCAAAGTCGGCCAAAAAGTCGGCCACAACACGATGCTGGTTGCCCGACGCCCGTGCAATCGTACGGCGTGTTTCAGGGGCGTACACGCCAAACCCTATATCGGGAGTGTCTTCTTCCGCAGCGACGCCGTCGGTGTCGACCACATTCCCCGTGGCGTCGTCGACGACAACACCGCCGATGATGCCTGGGCCGCTCCGGAGCCACGCTACATGGGTGGGTGTGCCATGAAAGAGTCCTGATCCCACGGCGATCATAAGGGGCGGGTCAATGTGGCCGGGCGTGACAGACGGCCACCTTGTGCGTGCCATGTCGACCTCATCAAGAGGTGCCAGCGGCGGCGCGTTTGGATCAGCGCGCAGGCCCAAAAGATCGTCAAGTGCGTGGTTGATGCTCGTGTCCATTGTGCGCAACTGGGCGCCGACCTCGTCGCCGGCCGTCCGTCTTTTGGGCGTCTGATCACGCGGGCTCGTGCCGGCCAGGGACGTGATGAACGTGCGCAAGTCGAGCGGTCGGTAGCCAAAGGCCTGGTGGACGGTCTGGGCGATGCGCGCTGTGACGGTCACGGGCGACGCCGGCCACAAGATGTTGGCCTCTGGCGCCAGTGGATTCACCAACGGTTCGTCCCAGTGCCGAGCATCGGTGCTTGGCACGTGGTCGTCGCGCTCTAAACGATCTAGTCGAGCGCGCACATCTAGATCACGTAAAGCATCGAGTACGGGTCGATAAAGAGACGCCAGACGCCATGGCGCCGTCGGGCCGCCGTCGAGTTGAACGGCAAGAGCATACTGTTGGAGGTCGCGCACAAGTGCCATCTCGTAGGGATCGAGTTGCGACACGCGGTCCACGGTGATGTCGTCAAGCCATTGTGCGAGAGCGTCGGCCGATGTCAGTCCGACGCTCGCAGCCCAACGGCGCACGTCGTGCCATGTGGCCCTCGGAGAAGTGGCCGCGTTTCTGGCATATGCTGTCGTGTCTTGCATTTTTTGACCCCTTTCTTGCGAGTTGGCAAACAAAGGCTCGCGCGATGGGCTTTGAATCCCTGTTCTTTTTTTCGAAAACAAAAATCAATTGTCGCGAGGTGGCGACGGGCGAGCGGTACTTGCGACAGACCGCACAAGGACTTGTCCTTGAGGAAAAAGAGAGAAAGTTCTCTTTTGGTTGAAATGGATGATCGAGCGTGTGAGCCTTTTTTCCTTAAAACTATCCGAGCAATCTTGGAGCGGCGCGTGACCAACCGACGAGAGCGACGACGTGCAGCGATGGTGGCGACATTGGCAAAGATGCCTAGGCAAAAAGTTGTGCCTTGTGTTTTGCATTTTTTTGACGAAAAAAAAAAGAAAAAAGGGAGACCCGATATTGGAGAAACATTGCGCGCATGTTTAAAAAAAAGGAGGGCTGCGCTCCGAGACCACAAACCCTTTACCTTTTTTTTTTCTCGTCGGCAGTTTTATTTTTTTTGTCATGAAAAAGCAGCGCGACTTTTGGAGCGTAGTGATCACACTGACCGTGCACAACCCACAGAGGGTTCCGCCTCTTCTCTTTTTTTTTCGCCGGACAAGGGTCACCAAACAAAAGAAACAACTCAAGCAAAAAACCAAGGCGCCGACTTTGGGCGGCCAACCGGGAGAGAGACACAAAAAAAACAGCACACCGAGCAAAGAGCCACAGTGGCACACGGCCTCAAAAGGCAAAAGTCACACACACAGGAAAAAAAGCGCCTTCTTTGTTTTTACTTGAAAACAGAGAAACATTGCTGGAAAGCGCTTGGCATTGATTTTCCTTTTTTTTCGAAAAATAAAGAAAAGAAGAAAGAGGTCGCGGCATTTTTTTCGTCATCAAAAAAAAAGAGGCAATGGTTTTCCTCGTAGAGGGAGGGCGCGTGGATGCAAAATAGTTCAAAGTGCCTGATCATCGGGGGCAGCGGCGGTATCGCTCTCGGTCGGCTCGATAGGCTCTGTCCGTGTGTCGCCACCAAGTACGTTCTCGGCGACGTTTTCATCGTCATTGTGATCGACCGTGTCATTGCTCAGATCGTCTTGGACCGTGCCATTTTCATTGCCCGTGGGAACGGGCGCCGGGTCGAGCGACAGGTCGGTCCAGTCGATCTTGGGCCGACGGTGCTTGACGAGAAAGTCGTTGGCCTGCGTAAAATGGCGGCAGCCAAAGAACCCGTCGGCGGCCGACTTGGGCGACGGGTGCGAGGCTTCGAGGATCTTGTGGCGGTTTTGATCAATCAACTTGCGCTTGCTCTGGGCGTGGTGCCCCCACAGCATAAACACTACGGGGTGCGCCGAGCGCTTGCTCACCGCCGTGATGATGGCGTCGGTAAAGGGCTCCCAGCCGCGACCCACATGAGAGCCCGGTTGGCCGGCCTCGACCGTGAGACACGTGTTGAGCAGGAGCACACCTTGTCGCGCCCATCCGACAAGGCATCCCGTCGTCGGCGCAAAGACCACGGGCTTGGGCAGGGCGATGAGGTCGGTGTAAACCTCGCGAAACACGTTGGCCAAACTGGGTGGTGTCGGCGTGCCAGCGCGCACCGAAAACGACATGCCGTGCGCCTGGCCCTCGTGAATATAAGGGTCCTGGCCGAGAATGACCACGGCCACATCGGCCGGTCCGTCGCCATCCTTTGCAGAGGGTACATTTGGCATGGCCACACGACAGCGGCGTAGGGCCTCAAACACGTCGGGCATCGGCGGATAAAACACGCGATGGTGTCCGATTTCGCATCGAAGAAACTGCGCCACGTAGTCAAAGGTGTAATGCGAGCAGGCCTCGCGCAGAATCGGCTTCCAGTGGGCGGGCAGCCGTTCAAAGAGCCACGCGGCGTGCACCTTGAGCGGACAATCGGCGCCGTCTGCGTCGTCAGAGTCGACTTGGTCAGTGCGCGCCTTTTTCTTGGGCGCGTCCGTCACCGCCTCGGACGCGCCTGTAGCCGATGACGATCCAGTCGGTGTGGTGATTGCGGCAGTCGGGCGCTTGCGCGGCATAACAAATTTGTCCATGGGGGTCGTATCAAAAAAAATAAAGGAAAAAAAAAAGATTCAATTCTGGCGACTTGATGCGTGCGTCTCGCGCTTGTATTGTGTGTTGTCGCTTCGGTGTGCTTTTTCTCGGCCTGCCTTTTCTTGCCTGTAACCACAGTCGCACAGCGTCTGTTTTGCGTTAGAAAGAGTATATGAAAAGAGAGAGAAAGAGAGAGAGAACACAGAAACCTAAAGAAGAGCCGAAAGCACAGGCAAAAAGAAAGAAAACGGCCCGTGCATTGCCAAAAAAAGAGGAGGAGGGAAAAGGGGTGCGATCGTGTTGGCTTTCGCGACATACCCTTGGCAGTGTCTCTTTTTTAAACTTTCTCTAAAAAAAAGAAGAGAAGAGCGTAGACTTTTGGAAAACAGAGAGAATCTTCCTCTTTTTTTTCCCACAACGAAATCGAGGGCCGCACGGGAAAAGAAATGCCTTGGCCAGTGCGTGGTCGGTCCGTCTCGCAAGAGCGACCAAAAGGCTAGGACCATCCCACAAAGCGCAGAGCGCGCTTGTCGACGCGACGTCATTTGGGCGCCTTTTTTCTTTTCCTATTGGCCGACACAGCACAACCAATCGTCAACCGCGCATTCGCCGTTGCTAGGACGTGCTCCCTCTGTGGGGCTCTTTGCAGACGAAGAGAAAGAAAAGAAAAAAAAGAAAAGAAAAAAAGAAAAATTGGCAGAAACGACGCCAGCAGAAAAAAAAAAGAAAAACATAGTCTCGGTCCGTGGCAAAAGCGGATGGGAAATTGTATCCTGGCGACGCCGCCTCATGGCAACCACGTTCTACCAATAAAAATACAACACTCAAGAGGAGCGAGGGGCGCACGCGATGAGCAATAGCAGCAGCCCGCTGCCAAACTTTGGCGACTCCGCAAGGGTCTGGGGGCTGCACACGCGCGCAATAGGCTACCGGGAAGGACGCAACCGCCCGCGGCATAAAGAGCCACTTTTTTGCTGCCTTTTCTCCCCTTTTGTCGCCACACATTTTCGATCCCACAAGGCACAACTCTCTGCTCGTCGCTCTTGTGCATACCACAGACCGCAGGCTTTGTCTTGTGTCTTTTTTGCGCCTCCAACTCGTCGCCGCTCTTTTTTCTTTGGGTGAGCGACCTCGTGCCGTTGTGACACTGCCGAGGCTGAAAAGAGAATCGACGCGCGCAAACCATCCAACCCCCCACCGAAAAAGAATCGACAAACAAAAGTCGAAAAAACGTTGGCCAAGGCACAACCCACACAAAAATCATGTCAACATCTATGGACGCTACCGTGGCCCCGCTCGGCGAGATTGCGAGGCCATCACAGCACAAGTCAGAAACGACCGGTGCCAACGGCGTGCGCACTGGCGAGGCTTTGCGCTTTGTCAGTGAAGAGGCCTCGCTGACGGCCAAGTTGGCGGCACTCGCACGCCTGGACCCACCCCTCGACCCGCATCTCGATTTGGGTGCCGTCGTGCAACGCGTCATCCAGGGCGCGTGCGCGGGCATGACCGTAGCCCAGGGCGACGCACTCCTCGCCGAGACGGCCGTCGCCTTGTCGTCGACGCACATTGACTATGAGACGCTGGCAGCACGCGTGGCCGTCAGCGCGTTGCACGCAAAGACGCCGCCGCGCTTTTCCGACGCCGTCGCCATGTTGGCCGCCAACGTGCACAACAAGACATGCCGACATGCGCCGTTGGTATCGAACGAGGTCGTTGCTTTTACGGCAGCGCACCGCGACGCGCTTGACGCTGCCATTCGCCATGAGCGCGACTATGACTATACCTATTTTGGGCTCATGACCCTGCAGCGCGGCTATCTGATGCAGAGCCACGAGGGCGCCGCCGATCGCCCACAGTATATGCTCATGCGTGTGGCCATCGGTCACTATGGATGGCCCGAGGTCGAAAATGCGCTGGAGCGTGTGCTCACCACGTACGACATGATGTCGCGCCACTTGTACACGTCGGCGACGCCCACGCTCTTTAATGCCGGCACGCCGTGTCCGCAAAACTCGTCGTGCTTTTTGCTGCAAATGAAGGACGACTCGATCGAGGGCATCTACGACACGATCAAACAGTGCGCACTCATCTCCAAGTCGTCGGGCGGCGTCGGCTTTGCGGCGCACAAGGTGCGCGCCGCGGGTTCCTACATTGCCGGCGCCAACGGCACGTCCAACGGCCTCGTGCCCATGCTCCGCGTTTTTAACGACACGGCACGCTATGTCGACCAGTGCTTTACGGGCGATGCGCTCGTTCTCACTGCCGATCGCGGTCCCATGCCCATTGGCCTGCTCTATCAAGAGGCAGCTGTTTCTGCCGCCGGTGCGACGTGCGGCGAGTCGTCCACCCGACAGGATGTCGGCGATGGTAATGCCAACGATCCCGCAGGATCACCAAACTCACCTCGCGCAAAGACGGCACTGGAGGCGGCAACGACGGTTGTACCGGCTACCGGCGTCAAGGTGCTCTCTGACGATGGTCGTTGGTGTCCTCTTGCCGGCGTCGTGAGACACGCACCATCGCCGCGCGCCACCTACCTCGTGGGCGCCGGCACGACGCTCGTGCCGAAATGGGCCATGCCAAACGCCGACGCGCTGCGGTTTGCTCATGGCATTCGCCTCACGGGCCAACACCAAGTGCAGGTCCTGTGCGACGTGCTCGATCATGGCAAGCCCGTCGTCATTGCCGACGTCTATCCCTCGCGCACTTTGGACGACAGTGACGATGCGGACAGCGTGGGTGATGACCATGGCGATGACCAAGATGCTGATTTCGACGAGGGCAAACACACCAATGATAACCCCAGCCGCACAGTGTCGGACGATAAAAAAGACAAGGACGACAAGAACAAGGCACCAGAGACGCTTGATGAACATATTGCGGCGCTCTGTGAGCGTATCGATCGAGGCCATGTGGCGCCGCGCATGGTCGACGCCGACCAACTCGTGCCCGGTGCCATCTTGTGCGTGCCCATCCCACCCGATGCCGAGGCATCGGCGACGACGGCCAATTCCAAGGCGAGCGACTGGCGCATGTCTGGCATACTCTATGCTGCGACCGCGCACGGTGCCTCCAAAATCTGTGCCGAATCAGACAGCAAGACAGCACATTTCATTTCGACCTACCTCGCGGTTGCCGACCCCGACTGTGCGTCGTCGACACCGTCTAAAAAGGGTCTAGTGCGCTGGCGCATTGCACACCCAGGATTTACGGCGGCGCGCGCATTGGCCAACCATACGTCTCTGGCATCGGCACCGACCTCTGCGATCGAGGCCTTTTTGCGCGGCATCTACGAGGCAATTGAAGGCGCATCGGGCCAGACGGCCACCGCTCTCTGCACCACTTTGCGATGGCTCAGTCTGCGGCTCACGCGCGCGGCTGCAGCACACAGCCTGCACGCCGGCGTGATTGCCTCTGGCAAGGCCGGCGTGCTCTCGTGTAGTTTGCGTCGGTCGCCATTGTGCGAAGCGCCGTTGCCCGATGGCACCGTGCGGCCCAGCGTCGTGCCCTGGTCGGTCGTGCACGGCAACGTGTTGCATATGCCCGTCGAGTCGATCGATTTGATTGATGTCTGCGACGAGAACGACCCCACGACATGGGGCGGATCGCGTGCCGTGGGCGACGATGGCGCGCTGTATGATCTCGAAGTCGACGACCCATCGCACACCTATAGCGTGTTGGGCCTGGGCGCGTGCCACAATGGCGGCGGCAAGCGCAAGGGCGCCTTTGCCTGTTATCTGGAGCCGTGGCACGCCGACGTTCACGAATGGATCGAACTGAAAAAGAACCACGGCAAGGAGGAGGCCCGTGCGCGCGACCTGTTTTACGCTCTGTGGACGTGCGACCTCTTTATGCGTCGCGCCATTTCCGGCGGCCAGTGGTCGCTCTTTTGCCCCGCCGAGGCGCCCGGTCTCGACGCGTGCCACGGCGCTGCCTTTGACGCCCTCTACGAGAGGTACGAGCGCGAAGGGCGCGCGCGATCGACCATCCCCGCACGTCAATTGTGGACGGCCATCTTGAGCGCCCAGATCGAGACCGGCACACCCTACATGGTCCACAAGGACGCCGCCAACCACACGAGCAACCAGCAAAACCTGGGCACCATCGTGTGTTCCAACCTGTGCGCCGAGATCATTCAGTATTCATCACCCGACGAGTGCTCAACATGCAATCTTTCAAGCGTCGCCCTGCCCAAGTTTGTCGTCGCCGATCCGCGCGGCGATGATCGTAGTGGACCGCTTGACCCGCGCTATGACGATGCCGGCGTGGCGCTCGGCATGGTGTTTGATCACATGGCGCTGGCCGAGGTGGTCGAGGCCATCGTCGACAATATCAACCGTATCATCGACATCAATTATTATCCGGTGCCCGAGGCCCGTCGCTCCAATATGCGCCATCGACCCACGGGCATCGGCGCCCAGGGCCTCGCCGATGTGTTTGCCATCATGGGCCTTCCGTGGGACAGCGCTGGTGCGCGACGCCTCAACCGCGCCATCTTTGAGACCATCTACTATGCTGCTGTAAAAGCATCGGCACGTCTGGCTGCGGTGCACGGCCCCTACCCTTCGTACCACGAGGGCACGTGGCGCGACCCCGCGGGTGTCGAGAGACAGGGTTCGCCGGTCTCGTGTGGCTTTTTGCATCCCGACCTGTGGGCGGCGGCCATCAACGACACGCGCCGGTGGGAGGGATGCGACGCCGTGCCGTTGGCTCCCGAACACCGGCGCCCGTTTGATCCCAAGGCCCACGAGAGCGGCCGCTGGGACTGGGAAAAGCTGCGCGCCTTGGTGGCCCAGCATGGTCTGCGCAACTCGTTGCTTGTGGCGCTCATGCCCACGGCGTCCACCTCGCATATTTTGGGCAACACCGAGGCGTGCGAGGTGCTCACGAGCAACATTTATACGCGCCGCGTGCTCTCGGGCGACTTTACCGTGGTCAACCGCCACCTGGTCAGGCGCATGATGGAGCGCGGCCTGTGGACGCCCGAGTTTCGCGACAGGCTCGTCGCGGCGCGCGGCTCGGTGCAGGGCTTTCATGATGACGAGGTGAGCCCCGACCTCAAGGCCCTGTTCAAGACAGTGTGGGAGATACCCAACCGGGTCACCATCGACATGGCGGCCGACCGCTCGCCCTATGTCGATCAGAGCCAGTCGCTCAACCTCTACTGCGCCGAGCCCACGATGGACCGGCTCACGTCGATGCACGCCTATGCGTGGCGTCGCGGCCTCAAGACCGCCATGTACTATCTGCGTACCAAGCCTGCAGCCAACGCCGCCCAGGTCACTGTGAACGTGACCGCACCCGTCGCCTCTTCCCCTAGCGTTGCCGTCACTGACCAACAAGCTGCCTCGTCTGGGCAAGAACTCGCGTACATTGCCGGCACGATCGCGTCGGGTATCGTCGTCGCCAACGCGCAGATGGACAGCGCAATCGAGCCCGACGGAGAAGTCTGCTACCCTGGCTGCGAGTCGTGCAGCGGTTAAAGCAGACGGCCCTCGAATCTTGCCCCGTCCCCACCCCTTCCAAACTGCGAATCGGTCTGCCTTTGCCCTGTTTCTCTCCCTTTTGTCGTCGTCATCCCGAGTTCAAAAAAAACCTCTAGACCAATTCTTTATTCAAACAACACCATTTTATTGAATGAAGGGTCTTTCTTCACACAAAAAAAAAGAAACGGCGAACAAAGTCGCCAAACTCAGATTTTTGCGAGGACCCATTTCGTTTGCAAGTGTTTACTTGGGGCCACCGTGTGTCTGTCTGTGACGCCGAGACAAATGGAGCGCCAAAAAATGGTCACGGCAATCGCCGGTTGGTGGCAATAGGACAGCGCCACTTTTCGTTGTATCGTGGTTGTGCAAAGTAGAAAAAAGGTAGAAAAAATCAGGAATCAATAGGGGTCATCAGAGAATTAATAGAAAAACATCCCACAATGGGCGTGCGCGCGGGTCCGGTCGGATACAAGGCATGAGAGGAGGTCGCCTGAGAGATTGGGAGAGGGGGCCACCGGGCGCCATGTCGTCAGACTTCATCGTGCCGCGCATCTACAAGGAAGATTCTGGCCCTATCGGCGGCACCTCTGCGCATGCGCACAAGGTGCCGCCAGATGGGGTCTTTGTCTGAGACGCTGTCGCCCGCCCCCCGTCTCCTCTTTTTTTCCTCTGCTACAGTCCCCAAACTCTCTCAAAATGGACAAAAGAAACTCTGGAAAAATCCAATCCTCCAACTCGTCTCTATTCGTTTATTTAATTTCTTTATTTTTTCCGACTCGAATGGTCGCGGTGCGTGCTGTTGTAAAAAAAAAAAGAGTACAGTGGTTGTGGTCCCGGCAGTCAGACGATAGTCGCCGCCAGAATCATGATGCACAACACCCGACCGGCCGACGTTGCCTAGGGATCGTGCCTAGGTGATCGTCGTCATCACCATCGTCATCACCAAAATCTTCTTCCCATTTGGTGGTAGTGGTCAAGGTGGCGGCGGCGGCGCAGTAGCCTTCGCATCCGACATCGTCATCGATGAGGTCATAGAGATGATCGCGCCCGACCCCTTTGGGCAGGCGCTTGATAAAGTCGTGCACGCAGGCATCGGCAAACTCCCACAGCAACTCAAAGGCGTCAACGCGGCGTCGCGGTCCGGCACAGCGCAATAGGGCTTTGCGAACGTCGGCCGGACGCACAATGTCCAGCATATGGTCAACCACACGCAGGCGATCGTGTTCGGCGGCTTCACACAAGACCTCTAATGCCCAGCGCGATCGAGTGTCGGGCGCGACGACATCGGCGCACGCTTCAAAGAGGCCGACCACAACGTCGCCTTCGTCGCGAGAGGCCGCGCCGACAATGATGCGCTCCATGTCGCTCGCGGTCGCTTCGCGCGCCAGTGCTTCGGCAGATGTCGGTCGCCCTTGGACGGCGGCATCGTAGAGAGCATCGCACGCCCATCGGTCACGCTTGTGTTGCGGTATGCCTGTTTGTGCCGCGGCACACGCTGTAAAGAGGCATTCGATGGGTTCGGCCTCGTCGTCGTCAATCAGCCAGACGAGCGCCTCTTTGACGGCCTTGGCGCGGCGGCCGTGCGCAAAGGCCACCAATACGAGGGTCGACTCGGTGTGGAGGCGCGATGCGGCCATGTAGATGAGGCGTCCAGCGAATTGTAATCGACGGCGCCCGGCAGTCGCCACCTTGCAAATGGCCTTGATGGCGTCGGGGTTGTCGATGATCCTATAGAGGGCCGACTCGATGTGCTGCGCCGTACAGTCGGTGTCGATCAAGGCGCGTAGGGCCTCCTTGTTATTGGTGAGGGCAGCACGCGCGATCAGGTTGCGACGCCGTTCAAAGAGCAAGCGCTCTCGTGCGTCGCCATCGAGCCCATCGTCGACAGGCAGCATGTCTCTCTCCCCGTCGTCGTCATGGCGGTGCGCAGTATCCACAGCGTCGTTGATGTCGTCAGCGTCTTCCGGTGTGCCGTTGCGCGCTCGCTTCTTCGTGGGCACAGAGGAAAGGACCGAGTGCATCTCTGCATCTGTTTCGATTCGTCGCTTGAGCACCTTTTTCATTTCGCCTCGCCGTCGACCTCTTTGAGTCCCGTTCTTCTCCTCTTTCTCGAAACAGCGGCAAACACTCGGCGCCTGGCAACACGGATCGGGCACGAACGACGCCAAAGGTTGTCGGAGGAGTGGGGTAAAGGTACGCAAGACGCTCGGCTGCGTCGATCAGAGTGACAATGTATTTTCGGCGCCGTCTTTGCGGGTCGGCTTTTATCCCTTTGTAAGACATATCGTCATTGGTTCGCCCTGTTTATTTTTAGAACACGTCGGCGGCGATTTGTGCATTGCTTGCCCCTCTGGCGCCTTTTCCTTTTCCTTTTCTTTTTTTTGTTTCTAAAGAGGTCTCTGTTGAAAAGACCGTGTGGGTGGGAAAAGGCCTCGGGAAGAAAAGGAGACTCTGTCTGTTGTGTCGATGCGACCACGCTATTTCCCCGTCCTTTTTTTTTTCATTCCTTGTCGTCGCCGCATCCTGCGGTCGCTTTTTTTTTCACTCAAAGGGAGGGGAAAAAGGAGCGAGCGCTCCGATACCCAAGGATATGCCGATGTGCCTCGCGAGTTTAGGCGCACATTTGACCATGAGAATTGTTTTCCTTTCCTCTTCTTTTACGTAATATTTGCTACAGCACATGTCTCGGACAAGGTTTGGTGGCTTTTTTCTCCTCGGACATTTCAAAAAAAAACCCAATCTGCTGCCCTCCCTTTGTCGCGTCCTTTTGGGCGGCTCAACAAATCAAACAAAAAAGGCACGAGGGAGAAAAAGGGGCGTGCGCGCGACTTGGCGAGAGAAAGATGGCCGAGTGCGCATATTGCCCAAGAGCACCAAAAAAAAAGAGATGGGTTTGCGTGGGCATGCCATCCGGTGCAAATACTTGCGGGCGACATCCTTTTTTTTTATTGGGGGAAGATGGGGGACTATATTGGTCAAGTCACCATGTGGCTGAGGATGGTCGGCGCCGTGACGCCGTGGCGGATGCGCTGCGAGGCCTCGACGAGACCGACACAGTCGAGCATGGCCTGAAACACCCCGTGCATGGCATAGGCCGGCGGGCAGCGCAAGAGGGCCTCGCAGAGCACACGCTCGATGGCCCACAGTCGTGTGCCGTCGATTGACACGCACCTGCAGAGTTGGTCGGCCCATTTGATCACGGGATCTTCAAGTGGACGAGCGTCCACGACAGGGGGTCCCGCCCAAAGGCAATAGTCGGTCGCGAACCGGTCGATCGCCGTCGGCATGTCGAGTTGGACTGACCGTGGCGCATGGCGCACCCAGCCGCCGGTGTGACGCTGGTAGGTGACATTGCCGACGATCGCAACGTGCGCGGCACTGGTCAAGATGGCGGCGGCAAAAACGCGCGGCCACGGTTCGCCCGAGGGTCCAGGACACGGCGTACATGGCGCCGGTGTGACCCCCATGTCCGCGGCGATTGCCGACAGGCTGGCGCCGTCGAGATAGGCACGCGTGCCCGCCAGAATGGCGCGCGCAAACCACAGCAGAGGCAGACGGCCGCGGCAATCAATCTCTGTGACGTCATCGGATAAGAGGATACGATGGCGCGTGGTGAGATGGGTCAGGGCGATGGCACTCTCGATCGACTCTTGGAGCGAGGCCATGGCGTCCGTGTCCTCGGCGGCCATGGCCTCGCGCATCTGTGGCAGTAGCCTCCTAAACCTCTGAGCAAAGCAGAGGTCCCTCGCGGGCACGACGAGCGTGTCGGTCTCGTCAAAAATGAGTGTGATTGCAGGCGGCACGTGCTGCGCCAGAGTGACGACGACAGAGACGAGCACGTCCGGCGTGTCGAAACATACCGGCAGTGCATCGTTGATCGCCACGCAGCGAGGCGTTGTTGGATCGGTCCACACGCTAGCAACGCGTCGCGTGAGCACGTTGGCATCGTACGCGCGCTGCGCATCCAATTGTCGATGAGCGTGGGCGCGAAAGGTGTCGACGATCCTGCCGTCGAGCCTTTGCTTGAGCAGACGCTGAATGTGCTGCCGCTGTTGTTGTTGCTGTTGTTGTGGATCTTGCCGAGATGGCGTTGGCCACCGTGGCGCACCAGAGGCGCCATGTAGGCGCGCCGATGGCGTCGGCGGTTGCATGCACGCGGCTCGCGCCGGAAGCAAGGCAAAAAGGGCCGGGCGCACTTTTTTATGCAATGACCAAGGATATTGATCGATGTCGGCAGATGCGTCTTTCTTTTTTTTGCCCAACTGTGCTGTTGTTTCTTCCCTGCTCTTTTTTTCCTTTGGTTGTGGTCTCGGGCGTCGAGGCTTGGATCGGGTCGTCGCTACCGCAGGCGCCGGAGAAAAAGAAGAGTCTTTGGGTGACTGGTTGGTTGATACGTCTCGTCTTTTCGCCTCCTTTTTTTTCTCTTTCAGTCAGAGACCTGGTCTATCGATACGGGCACAATGCCAGCGCGAGCCTTTTTTTAGGGCGTCAATTTCTGTGTGGTGTGTGTGTCTGTGACGACCCGCGAAATCCTCAATACGTGCCGCAACCACGCGGTGGCGGAGAAAAGGAGAATCGGTTCGCCCTTTTTTCTTGTGTCTTTTTCGATTGGCCGATCTTTGCCTGGGTACACGCTGTGCGCAAATTAGGTTTTTTGCGGGCGACAGGGCGTACTTTTGCGTGCTGCGCCGAGGCCCACGCCAATTTTTAGAGGAATCAAACATGCCCCAAATAGTGACCTCTTTCTTCTTTCTTTTTTGGCCACCAAGACACGATCCCCGAAAAAAGGGATGCTCTCTCTTTTGCTCGGTGAGTTGCTTGCGCGCGCCGAGGGTGTCCTGTGTTTATGGGCCGACATCATGCCACCCCCATACATTCCTTCAAATCTCTCTAGGGCCTCGTGTCCGGCCGAGTAGCAGGATTGTGCCCTTTTGCTGGCCTAGATCAATTCCAGACCTAAAAGGCCGCTCATTGTGTGTCCCGCCAGCGGCGGGCGCCTTTTTTCTCTTTGCGTCTGCAGTTCTTTTCTCTTTGTGCAGAGGACGTTCACAAACAAGCGACCAAAGGCAAACCCATTGAGAAAAAGTCTGTTGGGAGAGACATGAGCACATCCGTTTTTTTGAAACATTATTGTTTGACGGCGATGTGATGTCAATTATACGAGAGGAGGGCGATCAACAGACAAAATTTACTCGCGGCGCGGGTCGTCCAAGAGCGCATAGAGATCGGTCACATTGTCGACGTTGGCGGCCAAGATGCGCGCCATGCCATTGTAGACCACTGACGCGTCCGAGGGCATGACGGGACGGTAGAAGTGACTGATCTGGCCCTCGGTGATCGTGCGCCCACCGTGAGCCGCCTGGAATTCGGCCAGCGTGAGCAATTCGCCATAGGCGGGTCTGAAACCTGCCGCGGCGACAGCGCGCGAATGGACACGCGGCACAAAGTAGAGGTCAAACGCCGCCAGGCCCCCGTCGGCCATGGCACTGGCGACGTACGTGGCCACGCGGCCAAGATCGTCGCGCCTGGTCATGGTGCCAAACATGCTCTTGGCAATATCCACCACGTGGTTGACGCTGGCGTGGCCGGTTCCCGTTGGCCCATAAGGGCACAGTGGCGTCTTGTCCAGATGAGACAGGTGACACGAAGCCAAAACGGGCACGTACGCGCCGGGCGCACTCGCCAGTTTCTGGTCGTCGGACATCCATGCCAGGCTACCGCCGACAAGCACAAGGGCATCGGGAGCGTCCTCTGCGTACTTGGCCAGTTTGCGCGCGAGCCTGGCGGCGTCAATGGGTCCACCGCTCAGAGCAACAGCGTTAAACAGTACCGTCGTTACGCCATCGCGTTCAAACGCGTGCGCCGGCGACACGATAGGTTCATCGTGACTATCGTCATCCGTGTAGGGGGCCTTTATCGCCAACTCGAAGCGATGACGATTCGAGTGCACACGGAGCATTTTGGCGGCGAGGTACGACCCGGTCGCCACCAACGCGTCCACGGGCAGGGCACCGACGCGCTCGGCAAACTGAGCCACGGTCATATGACCATAGCCGGCATCGTGATAATCGCCGGCAGCACGGTCGGCGCGCATCAGCGGGCGTGGTTGCGTCGTGTAGCGTCCATGCGCCTTGAAAGCGCCAACGACCTCCTTTTTGGTCGCAGGCGTCTCGGTGGTCGCCGGCTCGCGCGTGACCGCAGGTGCAGACGTCGGGGTAGCCGACGACGCAGTGAGCGCTGCTACGGCCTCTTGAAGCATGGTCACGAGGTCGGCCACATCGGGCCGAGACACAAAGATCGCAGTAGCCCAGTCGTAAGGAGAGTTGTTGTGAAAGAACCGAGCACAGACAAGCCACCCTTTAGAGCCGTCTCTTTTTCTTTTGGCCTTGCGAGCGGCTCCTGTGAATCGCCAATCATGTCGACCTATTTTTTGTTCTGTCTTTTTTTTTGCTTCTCTCCAGTTTGCCCCAGTGTGATGTGCGGCGCCAACATGCGGCCACGTCTTTGCGAACCGACATGGCAAAAACGTGTCAACTTTCCTTTTGGCGCTGCATTTGCTCCAGAGTACCAAAGCGACACGTGAGGGCGCCCTCCCTTCCACGCATTGTTCACGCACATGGGACTCTTGTGTTTCTCGTCTACAAATGTTAAAATCTGGCGCCAGATTCGCCATCTGTATGTTTTTTTCAGAATCCTTGCGCGGACATGCGACCGTGCCGGCGGGCAACTCTTTTCTTTTTTTACTTTTTTTCTTTTTCAAATTTATTCTATTCCATTTTCCAACCTATTGTGGCGAGGCGCAAAAAAAAGATGCCTGTGAGCCAAAAAGTAGAGAAGGAATGCGCTGTGCAGTCTCTTGCGTGTCTGGGAAAGGATCGACAAATAAAGGGCACGCGCACACATCTGTTGCTCGTGAAATTAGACGCTCTTGATCTTGAGTGAGCGGGCGTTGTTCCCCTCATGGTCTCGATGCCACTGGCGAATGCCGGCTGCGACGCGCGGAAGCACATTGTGTTCGTCCCTGCAAGTCGCGCGCCCGCCAGCACAGGTTGGACAAATCGATAAGAATCGCAAAAGGCGAGAGAAAAACTTGACCGAGGCGAGATCCATAATCACGCAAAGAGTAAAAGAGTCTGACCCAAGAGGGGGGCCAAAAAAAGAGCAGACATTTGTGCGCCACGCTGCGCACCTTCCCGTGTGGACGGCGGCCATGGCCGCGGCGCGATCCCAAGGCCCTACATAGTCGTCGGGCACAGACCGCAGGCAATCGTATGTGGAATGCTGCTTGGCAATCCACTCCTCTTGGGTCATCCCCGTGTGGACGAGCCACTCGTCGCGAGTGAGCGATCTGCCTTGGGGCGCGAGCGGCCTATAGCCGCCGGATTTGGAGTTGCTGTGTCCCATTTTTTTTAAAAAAAAGCCAAGGGGAAAAATGTTGTTGAGTTGCTGTCGCCAGAGACCGCCAAAGGTTCGCTGGGCAAGGGCTCACGGTTGTCAAAAAAGAAAAAAAAAGATCAGAGGAAAAATGTTGTCGAGTTGCTGCCGCCAGAGAGTCTGTGATCGGTGCGCCGGTTGATGCAGTGTAGACAACCGGTTTCGCCGACCCTTTGACTTTTTTGGTTGTTCTGTGGTTGCGCAAAAAAAAAGTTTGTGATTGGTAGTCTCTATTTTTGGTTGGGGTTTTGTGAGATACGCAATCTCAATACCCGACCAAAGGATTTGTTATCCCGCCGCCGGTATTTGAGATGTTGGCGAGTGTCCAGGCAACGGTAAAAGGTCTCGCTCTTTGCCGCAGGCACAGAAGAATTTTGTGCAAACTCGTGTCTGGTGCTCTGCGCCAGCAGTCGGGCCGCATTAGGTATCTTTCCCTTTTGTTTTAAAAATGTGAGCATACGCGGGTTCTGTCTAGCGTCACAAGGCCGTCGACTCGGCATTGATGTCATCAGCGGCTGCGCAGCCCTGCGAGATGCACATGCCCGATCTGGCGCCAGATTCGTCTTTGCGCCTCTTGTCATTTGTATGGCATGTCTCTTTTTTTTTCTTTTGCTAGAACCCGTCGAGGCGCTGCGATCTGCAGGGGCATTTTTTGCGCTCGGGCAGCCCTCCAAGAGAAAAAATAAAAAAGCAGAAAAAAGCAACGATTACTAAAAAAGGATAAGCATCATTCATTGGTTGTATGTCTGCATAAACTAGTTGAGCAAATGAGTTGCGCCAACGGATCGAATAGAAAAAGCCTCGTCTCGGGAGTCTGCCAAAGGCAACACCACGCTATCAACGCGCAACCGCACTTACAACAAAGAGGAAAAAAGCCCGTGAGTAGAAAAAATCTCCAGAGAATGCTGTCGATGCTGCCACGAGAAGACGACCAGGCGCACAAGCGACCGTTTGCAACCACTGACCGTCTCGACAGCGCCAAGCGGCGACGAACAGACGACGCGCACAACCTTACGGTTGGCATCGACTCGCGTGTGTTTGTGGGCTTTTTGGCGAGCGCCGCCGTCGGAGACCTGACCAAAACATTGGCCCTCATGGCCGCCGACGCCTCGGACGAGCACATCGAAGCGGCCCTGTGTCGCGTCGTCGATAAACCAAAGGCCGTGCAACGCATCTGCGACGCCGTTGGCACGATCAAGGACGCACATCGGATACTGTGCCTTGCCGCCACACAAGATGCTCGTCGTAGTATTGCCGCAATTGTGGACGGCCCGTGCAGTACCCGCGACATCACTCTAGCGCTGTCGACGCTCGTCATTGCGGGCGACTTTGACGCTGTCATGGCCATTGTCGACGCCTGCACCGCCACTCAAGTCCGACTACAAGAGTGTATTCCACGCGACGCGCTCTGCGAGGCCGCACGACACGGTGCACCCAAGATGGTTGACAGGCTCGTGTCGAGTTGTGGCAAGGTCGCCGCGCGTCAGGCTCTTGTGTATCTCGCCAACGAGCGTCGAGCCTTTGAGGCGCTGTGGGCACGCGCCGGCCTGTGTGCGCGCGACCTCGTACACGCCGTCGGAACCGGCAGCGCGGGGGCGACTTTTCTGCAAGGGGCCATCGCATCGGGCTGTTGCGACCGTTGCGCGATCATGAGCCGGGCATCGAGCCGGGACAACCTGTCGCCTTTTATTGGTGCCGCGCGCGATTGTGCAACAGAACAATAGCTATTTTCTCGACATCCCTTTCCCCTGACCTCAGATGCCTCTTGCCTTTTTTTCCCCTTTTTTTTCTTTTGGACCTGAAAAGGAGGACGCACAAAATGTGTTGCGTCAACAAAGAGGTGTTTTATCTCCTTTTTTTACTTTTACATACAAAGACGGGACCGACCGAGAGGGGAAAAGAGAAAAAGTCAAGACAACAATGCCGACCAGATGCAAAAAAAATGTTGATCCCACCAATGGGGCACCAATCGCACGCGCCGCAACGGGAAAAAAGGGCGAAAAAAAAAAGAAAACATGGTACGACAGACCCACACACGCTGCAAGCACTCGTCCTTTTCCTCCATTGGCGGCAACCTCTCCACGTAGTGCGATCGCGCGAGAACGCTCCCTTCTTTTTCGATTATTGGTTTATCCTGTTGTTGAGACGTCCTTTTTACAACGCACAAAGAAGGGCTACTTTATCTTTTCGTGGCCTCTACAACGACGACGACAACAACAATAACACGACAACACAAAAGGAGAAAAAAGGGGCACATACGCGTGCGCACAAAAGAGAAGCGAAATGCAAAGACGTGCTGTTGCCGCTAGTGTCTTGTCGCGCGTGCACAACAACTGCCAAAAGGTGGCCGGCTACGGGGAGACGACCTCGGTGGGCGCATGGGTCGTTGGCCTCACACGTGACGGTCGCCAAGCGCGCATGGGCCTCGCGGTGGCGTACGAGTTTCGCGGGCGCGACGCACACGCGGCGAGCAGCGCCGAGGACCATTCTCAGTTTCGTCTCCATGGTCAAGGATCGGGTCGGGCCGCCTTTTTCGGTCCCCCCTCGGCCCACACCTGGTGGCCAGAACAGGTCCATCTTTGCGCCGCACTGGCGTCGGTGTGCGGCCAAGTGGGGACGGACGCGCTCTCTGACCTGTCAGAGTCGGAATTGACGGGCGACGCTACGTCGATCGAACGTGTGGGCGACGTCGTTTACCAGTGCGCGCGCACGCGCATGCGCGATTGGGGCGTCTTGCCGCTGGCGACGGTGGCCGGCGTGTGGCCTTTGAGCAATGACGCCAAAATGTCGTCCCACGTGGGTAGACCTTTTTCGGATGCGGCCTACACCGACACGCATCCATGGGGCGCCGTTGAGGGCCTGCCCTCGGCCGACCACGAATTGCGCGCCTTTTTCGACCACACCCTGTTTCGTAGCGCCGCGCTCGGCAACGCTGTGGCAACAGGACACCACCCTTATTCGTACGACGGCGTGCGGCTCATGTTCCGCCACCTCGCTGAATTAGAAGGCCTGGTCGCCTCTCAGGGCCGATCCACCGATGTCCTCAAGTCCATGCGGCTCCAACTCTATGCCGCCCGCCACCGCCCAAGTCCCCAGTAAGGGGGAAGGGGGCACGCCCCCGGTGTGGCCTTTCTTTGCCCTCTTTTCTTTGCCATATTACCAAAATAAATTTATGTAGACAATTGCCTGCATGCCATTGGTCGGAAAAAAGGTACCGAAAACGTCGACATTTTTCTATGCAGTGTATAAAAAAGGAGGAGCCTCGCAGGGCAAAAAATCTCTAGTATCGATCGTGCCCCCCAAGTTGTGCAACATTGTCGCGCACCTGTTCCACTGCCCGACGCCTCGCTTTGCCGATAGAAACAAGGAATACAGGAGGAAAAAAAGAAAGAGAATGGCGACGACGACAACAGCGATATTCAAGCGTCCGTTTGATGTGGACATGAGCCGCCGGCGACGTGCCAAGCGACCTCGAACCCATTCAACGATTAAGCGTCGCCTTTCGATTGTCGACACCCTACATGCCAGCGTCATTTATGACGATGATGTCAGAGACGCCGAGGCCACTCACCGCCTCGTGCATGCGGTTCTATCGCCGCCGGACGACACACTCGCTGATGTGCTCGCCAAAACCTCTCCCGCACAGACCGCATCGGCCCTGCTGTACCTACTCGGCAATGCCGCCGGATTCGATCGTCTCTGTCGCCATGTTGGTGTGTGCTCTTTCCGCGAGACGATCCCCTATGCACGAGTGTTGTGCGACGCGGCGCTCGCAGGGCACAACGACGCCATCGGTGCGCTCGTGTCTGTACCGTGTTTGGTCGACGACATCTCAGAGGCGCTCATGGTGTGCATGCAACGCGACGGCAACAACACACGGGCTGTCGCCGCGATCATCGAGGCGTGCGAGATGGAACCCAAGGTGACTGTTTCGGCCTACCAAGAAATCGTTCGGTGTGCACTCCGCGATGCCGTGCGTCTGGAGCGACTGTCTGTGGTGGCCTACCTGGCCGACGTGGCCGAGACCGATGACCTCGAAAGGCATCTCTGGGCGTGTGCTCTGAACCGCGATGATCCCCATGCCTTGCTGTTTGCCACGCTCTGGCGTCCGCTGGGTCTCTGCGCCCATGCCTACATTGCCGCCCTGCCGCCGTGCCCAGCACTCGACTATCTCGTCGCCGTCGCTGCTGTTGCCGGCGTGCCGTGCTCTCGATCGTGCTCGGAGCAACCGTACGACGCGCGGGACACTCTCACTCGTCGAGAACGGCATTTACGCCAGTGACACGTCCCTCTTTTTTCATATTTTATTTTTTAAAAAATATATTGCCTCCCTCCAAAATACACCACGACATGCACGAGTCGGACCATGGCCAAAAAAAAGAAAGACACACAAAGGGCGGGCCAAGGAAAGCAAAATACGCTGCCCTCATTTCTCTGCCATGTAGGTCTCTCTCACAAAAAAAGAAAGAAAGACATTTGTGCGCCGCATTTTATCGCTCTGCGCGCCATCGGGGGTGCAAAAAAAGAGGCCCAAAATTTCTAGGCAGACAACGAGCGCCAAAAGTACGGTCGTATTTTAATCGCCTCATGGGGTTCCGTCTGTCCTTGGCCTGCCCAAAAAAAAGAGCCGCCTATGACTCTTTCTTTGGGGCGAGGCGTGCCTCTTGTTAGAGTGGCCCATTTTTCGCGCCGCAAACAAAATTGGCCATCACGGGGGAGAGCGAAAAAAGTAAAGGACACCAGGGGCACGGGCACAACCTCTGCTTTTTGTCAAGATCGCCATTGTTGTCTTGTATGATCTAAATGTCAACAATCTTTTTTTTTTGAAAAAAAAACAAGACAGGAAAAAGGCAAACCCTACCGATTGGTTGACTTTCAAAAAAAATGCCCCTGGCCTATGGCGTGAATTGTGAGAGCACAGAAAAAGGCACCCGCCAAAGACATTTGATCGCTTTCTTTACGACACTCGGCATTGCACCGCAGACCTTTGCTTCAAAGCCTCCTTTTTTCCCCAACAAGGACTGAAAAAAGGAAATCAGAGAAAGATGACCGCACTTGGTAAGCGCCCTTTGAGCATGTGTTTCGGCGACAATCACGACGACAATAGCACGGCGCTGTGCGTGCCGTCAAAACGGGCGCGTCACGCCCAGTCGCACACGTTCGGACAAGGCCGCGACTGTGACGGCGGATCGCGCCGAGACCACCTTGTGGCATCGGCTCTCGTGGCATCAGACGACGACCTACAGACGGCACTGGCGCAGGCTTCCACGATCGATATTGAATCGGCCGTACTGTGGCTCTTGGGCAACATCCCGGCCCTGGGTCGGCTGTGTTACGCCATGGTGGCGACGACTGGCGGCCAAACGACCTTTTCGCCGGGTTCGCTCGTCTATGCGGCGGCGCGCAGAGGCCATCCGACCGCGACGTGCATGCTTCTCAACTTGTGCGACGAGCGCGATATTGGCTCGGCCCTCTCGGCGGCCATCGACTATGATGATGCGCCCGCGCTCAAGGTCATCATCGAAGCATGTGCAGACAATGACGTTCTGTCGACTGATGCATATCGACGACTCGTATGTGAGGCGATGTTTGAGGCCGTCGACGCGGGATCGGCGGCCATTGTCGCGTATCTTGCCAGTGCGTGCGACGACGCGACTCTGACCAAGGCCTTGGATCTATCGTGTGCCGACCACAATGACGCCAACGACATTGGTGTGTTTGCCGTCCTCTGGGAGAATGCGGGTCTGTGTGCGCATGCGTATGCTGCCTCGCTTGATCCGTGCCCGGCGCTCGACTATCTCGACGCACGGATTGCCCGCGACGAGTCTTGCGCTGGGCCGTGCCTTGCCCGTGTCAATGACGATGGCGACCTTGTGAGCAACTACTGCCACCTCGCCGCTGATACCCCTGTTTGTGTTGATTCTTGGCCATAACAAATCTTTTTTTCTACTACTTTTCTTTTGGCCCGGTCCTTTCTGTGTATTGGCGTTTTCTCTCTCTTTTTTTTTATTGCTAGCCGAGCCTGCGTAGGCAATCGCAAAGGCGAGGAAAAGGAAAGAGAGTGCCACAAAATGATGCGCGCTCGTGCCCGCCTCTCCCCAAAAATGTTGGTCGTCAACCAAAAGAGCAAAACATTTGGCTTGGTCGAAACTCGCCCCCAAAACAAGGACCCTCTTTTTTATGCTGCCCAACGAGAAAAAAAGAAGGCCGCTGTTGTCTTTTACTCTCGTGGAAAAGGGCAGCAAAGGATGGCACGATGCAGAAAAGAGAGACAGATAGAAGATGAGCGTATGTGCGTCGACTGCAGGGCGAATCACGCCAAAAGACACGGGCTCTGCGCGGCGTCGCGTTCGGGGTCCATGACGTCGGGCCAGTGCGCACGGATACACGCGGCCGATCGCGCACGCGGACACGCGATGACGCTGCCGCGACGGTGTCGTCGGTCGGCGGGTACGTCGTGTGCGTCCTTGGCGTCGTAGCGCGTATTGGGCACGGCGGCAAAGAGGCCCGCCCGCACGGCAGCCTCGTCCAAGGCGATCGCCTCCCACGTGCATCCGCCATTTCCAACACAGAGTGCCTCGGCTGTCGCCTTTAGAAAATCGACGGCGTTCCAATAAAGTGTGTGCGGACCGTCGGCGGCGCCAAAGGCCGAGGTCACCCTGCGCACCATGTCAAAGACGTCCGAGTGATCCAAAGAGGTCTCGCCGACGATGCCCACCGTCTGAATCCCATGAGAGGCCATGGTCACGTGCGTAGCGCAACCGCCGCGCGTGACCATATTGGCTGCCGGATCGATATAAAGACTGTAGAAAAAGGGCGCCACATAAATGCCCCACAACGGCACCTTGTGGTAAAAACGGGGAGGGTGCATCTTGACCACGCGCTGGCATGCGATTGCCACTTTTTTACGCGCGCGCCTTCCTGTTCCCACAGCGCTGCATTGCCGACCTCCAACAATCTCGCTGTCGCCATCTTGCGAAACCATTTCCTGGTAGGCGCGGACGCCGATAGACGCGGGGTCTCCCTCGTAGGCAAAAGCGGCCTTGATCGCGTCAGTTGGATTGTGTATTCGATTCGATTTGGCGGCAACGTCTGACGTCATGGCGCGCCAGCCACGAATGAGCGAACCCTTGCGCGAGGCCATTTTTTCCCTCTGTCGGTGGCCTCAAAAATAGATCCCGACAATCGAGGCCTGCCCACGTAGCCGTGGGTCGCGTATGTTTTTGTGTCCCGATTGGGGTTTCGTCATGATTTTAGCAACAAAGAGCGAAAGAAGAGCGACAATAATATGGCTGGCCACGTTTGTTGAGACCTGTTTGTTGCGTGCCGACGCAATCCACCAGCGCACGAAATAGAAAAAAACAAAGAAAAAATCGTATCGGCGCCCAACAAGAGAGGCAGCATGCCCCACAGAGAAAATCACAAATGTGAAAGCAGCCAAGTGATATCTTTATTGTCTACAAATCCATGCACTGTCGGACGAAAGAGGCATTTTGTAGCCTCGGCCCCCGGTTCTCCTTTCCCTGTTCCCTGGCGGCCGGCACGTGGAATATGCGTGCCGCCAGAGGACCAGCCGAGACTGGTCAGAAAAGGCGGGTAGACGTATCATCAGTGTCCGACGCCCCACGGGACCCAAAGGCCCCGTGTTTTTTGCGATATATCACCCTCTAGATGTAGAGGACGTCGACGGCGGCCGCAAGATCGATGCTTCGAGCGTGCCGACCGACGCTTCAATGGCCTTGAGCATGATGTTGCGTGCGACGTTGAGATCGCGATCGGCCGAGTGGCCGCACCGACGACAAGCTGCTCATGGATGAGCGAGACATGCATGCCCCGTCACACGAATGATTTATATCATAAAACAAACGAGCAATGCTATCGGGTTTGCGCGCCTGCATGCCGCGCGCACGCGCAGTTGTCATTGGAAGTGAATAAAAGGCGCCGTGATTTTGCCAATTGCGCACAACGAAAACACCTACCCTTTGATGACACACACGCACTACAGAAGCACCAGCCGCAAGAAGCACCCCGCTGAGACGGCCGCTGCCTCGGCCCGCGATCGCGCGGCGACTGGAGGGGCCGCCACTGCGGTTCGCGATCGCGTGGCGGGCGGGGATGCCACCGTGTCAGAGACAGCTGCCGCAACACCGTCCCCCGCTGATCCAATTATTCAGGAAGAAAAACCGGCCACCGAGGCCGAGCCAAAGAGGCGCGGCCGGCCGCGGAAAGCCGGCAATGGGGCATCTTCCAAGAGCACCGCGTGGTACTATAGAAATCGCGACGAGATCTCTGCCGAGGCAAAGCGCCGCTATGCTTTGGTCAAAGACGACCCTGCCTACATCGAGCGCAGGAAACAGAGAGTTAATCGGCGCTACCGCGAGAACGCAGGCGGCCTGCGAGATAAGATCCACGCGCGCAACAAGACCGCCGCACACCGGTACTCGCTCTATCGGACGCAAGCCAAGAGGGCTGGTCGCGTATTCACAATCACACGTGAGCAATTTGACGCGTTGTTCTTTGCCGACGCCTGCTCGTACTGCGGTATGGCGCGTGTCGACCCGCAGACCCTAGGCGTTGATCGCTTTGACAATACCGTCGGCTACGAGCCAGAAAACTGCCGTGCGTGTTGTGCGGCATGCAACTACATGAAGTTGGCCATGACCATGGACGACTTTGTCGAAAGGTGCCGGGCCATACGCGACATCTCGGCTAACGGTCCACCGACGCTGACGGCGGCACAGGTGGACGTACTTCCAATCATGCGCTGGGACAAGTACAAGTGCAACACGTTCGGCAAGTACAAGTATGACGCTGCCGACCGAAACATCGAATTTGCTCTCACACGAGGCGACTTTATGCGTCTCATCGACGAGCCCTGCCATTACTGCTGGACAGCGCGCGGTGGCATCGACCGTGTGAACAACGCAGTTGGATACCTCCTGCCAAACTGCGTACCATGCTGCGGCACCTGCAACAGCATGAAGAACGCGTCCACCAAGGAGGACTTTATCGCTCATTGCACGAGGATAGCCAGCTTTTATCCCACGACACAATAAACTCGCCCCTTTTCAGGTCTATGGTGTTGGACCTGCAGCGCAGACGAACAATTTTAATTAACAAAAAACACAGGACAATGGCCGTCCGTCGCCATCCTGGCCTCAACTTGTTGGTGGATGTCTCGGGCGCCCACAAGGCAAAGTGGCCCCAAGCGTTTTATCCCTTGTGTCGGTTTATTTTTGTGAGTCATGTTGATGGGCGCGTATTTTTCGCGTCGCCTAAACTTGCTCAGACACAGTCCAACACCTACAGCCAACATGGGGGACAATAATATGTAATCTTCGTGGATGTTGCGCACATTATTCAAAGTAAACAATGGAAAGGCTCAAGTTGTTGGTGCCACGTGGCAAGTGCACATTTATTAAGATGGTGCTGGAACGCTATACGTAGAACTCGATGAAATTTCAGAGATCCATGCACCATTCGTTCTCCTTTCTTGGACATGTAACAGTTACATGAGCAACGGTAGTATGTAATAACCAATGCACCAAGATGAAAACATACCTTATTTGCTCTTCCTCTTCTTCGGTGAAGTCGTTCCTATGAAATTTCAATGTAAAAATCAGATCCAAGGAAACACAGATCTGCAGAATGCAATAGCACAAAGAGAGAGAGCACAAAGAGAAAGAGCGCGCGCAAGACAAAGAAGGCTGGACGTACTTGATGTTAAAGGTCTTGCGGATATCCTCGGGCGACTTGCCCTTGATCATATTCGCGACCGTCTTGCAAGTCAAATCGAGCAGTGGCTTGATGTCGAGGTAGTTGGCGGCGAGGATGAGTTCAAACAGGGTGGGCTGGTCGACGTCGCAAAAGTTCTTGTCCCACGGGCTGATGTCGTCGGTGCGCTTCTCGTCCTTGGCGGCGGCGGCGTCGCCCTCGGCCGGAGCCGGCTCGGGGTTCTCCAGGTGGTACTTGGCCCACTCGATGACCTTGCCGAGAATCTTGCCGGTGACATTGGGAAGGGGGATGGCGTTCTCATTGTCGGCGTCGACGTCGTCGAGCATGTGCTTGACAGTGATGCTCATTTCGGCGATCTCGCGGGGCACTTCAAAGACCTGCTCATCAGAGGACTCAAGCTTGACGATGGCGTTGTTGGTGGTAGTCGACATGTTGTTGGATGGTGGTGAATGAGATGAAGTGGAGCAAAGAGATGCTTGGTGGTTGTTTGTTGTTGGTTGCTTGCTGTTGCTTGTCGTTGAGGAGACGAGTGATTTTTGACGGCTGTGCGGTTGTTGCTTTTGTAGGTGGTGCCCTCGTCGGGCGTTCGCCAACCATCGGACCAATCCTTGGTGTGTCGACTTTTAATCCTAAAAACCAATGTTGACTTTTGATTGGTTGTTTTCTTTTCTGTGTTTTTGCACAACATCCATCTTGTTTGTCGACGCCAATAACGGCCAAAAAAATAGCAAAACCCAATACAAGAAAAAAAAAGAAAAGAAAAGACGTCCTGTCGGATGCGCTCGCCCGCCGCTACTGAATTCAGTGGCATTTTCCCTTTTTTTTGCCTTCTCTTTTTCCTGCATTTGATTCATTTTTTGCCTTTTTCCCTCGTGCGCGTGCAAGAGTTTCCTTTTTTTTTGTTCACGATGGGTTTTTAATTGTTTTGACTTGTTTATATTATCTTCCTTTACAAAGACAGTGCGCACGCGATATTCGTCTTGCTCAAGATGGCCTTTTTGTCGTGCTCCCGCATGGCGGCACCGGGCCGACTCTGGTGCGCCCCCTTTTTTTCTTGCTGTTGTCCTCCTATTGTTTGCCCTGGAAAGGCCGCAAATAGACCCACTACGCCACCGAGTTTTTATGTTCATGCGTTGGCTGCCGCGCCCAGAGGAAATTTGGCGCGCCGGCAAACCTATTTTTTTCAACCCTTTTGTTCGCTTTTTTTTTCCTTTCAGAGTGGCGAGGAAGCAGGCGCACACTGCAAAGAGGGCCTTGCAGGGCAACGACAATACGACGGCCGTCGCCGCTCTTTCTTGTTTTTCTTTTTTCGAAACTTTTTGCCAGTAAAAAACATTGCTGAGAAAAACATCGTAAAGGAAAAAAAAAGACACGGGAAAAACCGGGGGACAGCGGCGCCCTGCCACACACCACGTCAAAAGAGGTAAAAAAGAAAGAGGAAAAAGTATATTAAATTTGGATTGGCCATGTAGATGGCCGACCGGCCTCGCGTTGGCATTGGGCGCGTACGCGGCCTTTTTTTCCCTTGTGGAGCAAGACAGGCGGCTGCGAGGGCAGTCGTCCATTTGACATTATCGTTGCCGAATCGGCCCGTGCAGAAACAACTCTAGACGAACCGTCCAAGTCTTGGGCCTGCCATCCTTTTGTTTTTTTTGTGAACTTGACCTGTCGGCTCTCTGCGTCGCCCTCGGTGCAACAAGAAAAGAAGCACACAAGCAACGCCACGGGCAACAGCAAAGAAACCAAGCGACGTAAAAAAGCGAGGAAGAAAAAACCTTGATAACGTAAAGGCATGGACATAGAGACGGCCAACGCGCAATGTATCCCCGCCATCGCCCAGGACGACGCATTGCATTCAATGGCGTGCTTAATCGCGATGCCGCCCGAAATCCTAGCCAAAATCGTCGCGGCCGTCGAGCGACCGTCGCACTTATGGGCGCTGCGACGCACGTCGACGCTCTTTGCCTCGGTCTCACCAACGGACCTCGCCATACGTTGGGGCGCACAACGCATGCACCGGCTGCTGGCGTCGGGCGCACCGTTGGACGTTGTCACCGCAGCCATGACGGCACGCGGGCGTCCTCTCAGCGCCATGTCCATCGTCGACGCCGTCAACGGCAATCGCCTAGAGGTCGTCGCCTTTGTTTTAAACAGCCTGTTGGTTCGTCGCCGTTGCCCGCCCCTTTTTTGTTGCTCTTTTCTTTTGCTGTTCTATAGACCGGTATGCGGTTTTTTTGTGCATGCGCGATCTCTTGTTTATGTGCGCCATGTATACAGATAGCCTGTTGCCACTCTTTGTCTCGTCTCTTTTTTTTTCGGCACTCACGTTCTTACTCTTCTTTTTTTTTCGGTGTTTGAACACGGTCGTGTGTGTGTGTGTGTGTGTGTGTGTGTGTGTGTGTGTGTGTGTGTGTGTGTGTGTGTGTGTGTGTGCGTGTGTACAGATGGCTGGCGGTTGTGATCAACAGGATAGAGATGATGGCGTGCCGCCGCCGTTGATTACACATGCTCAAGAGCGCACGATCGGGGACTTGACAGTCGAGGCCACTGCGTTGGCGGCGCTGCACGGCCTCACTTCGATCGTACGGCATCTGATCCGAACGTCGCGTGCGGCGCGCAAGACTCTGCGCAATAATGACCGTCTGGCCTACAACGCAGTCAGCGCGCAATCCCTCGACACACTGGTCTACGCCCACGATATGCAAGTCTATGACAATGCGCGCTGTACGTGCGCAGCCAGAGTGGGCGACGCGGCTTGGATGTCAGCACGACCCGATATGGTCGAATGGATGTTGGAGACGGGCTGCGAGGGCTTTGTGCCGCTCAACGCTGCCCGCGCGGCACACGCCATTCGCAAGGGCCATCTTGACATGTTGCGCTTTATGCGAGCGCACGGTCTGGACGCGGTGTGCAACGGCGACCGACGCGCGATTGCCTACGCCGTGCACAGCGCAGCACGCAAGGGCGCGCTCGATACTCTGGCTGCGGTAGCCGAGATGAACCTGTGTCTGACAATCACGCCCGTCCTCACCGGAGCCGCTGCGCATGAAAACGACAGCGTCGTGCGGTGGGTGCTGGGCGAGACGAGCCCCTGCATCGCGCGGTGGGGCGCCCCGGACCGGCTTGCGGTACGTGCGGCCGTCGCCTCGGCCGCCACAGTCGACAAGGTCCACTCGGTCGAGTTTCTGTTTGCGCGCTACGCCGACGCGATCGACCTCGGGCTGCTCATGTGGTATGCCATAACCAATGACTCGATAGGCGTCGTCAAATGGCTAGAGACGCGGCTCGCTGTGCCGTTTGCCTGGAGCGACGCCCTTTCCTTTGCCGTGTGCGCACGCGCGACGCGCGTGTTGCGCTACATGGTCGAGCACCAACGCGTGCCCTTTGACCCGCTCGCCTTGGTCATGGGCTCTTCCAGCCAGAGCGACGATGTACTCGACCTGGTCTGCCGCGTGTGCACGCACGACCAGCTGCAGAGGGCCGTCGATCTCATGAGCGCCGTGTCCTTTAAAAACTATGTCTCTACCGTGCGGGGCATACACAGGCGTGTGCCCACTATCTGCGTGGCCCAAGTTGCCGCGTCAGAGACCTATACGCTCACGGCATCGCTTGTCATATATGAAGACGACAGCGTGACGATGTGCGAATGCCCACGTTGTTGTGTGCCTCCACGCCCCGACTCCAACACGGCATTGACAACAACAACGACGCCGTCGGCATTGTCGGACGCCAACATGCGGGAACCGCCCCGCAAGCGCGCGCGCCTCGACAGTACGCCAGAGGACGCAAACAACGACGACCTGCCTCTGTTGGCCGACGATTTGTCGCCTGCCCCTGTCAATTCATGACCTCAAGATGTCTTTTTTTTTCCTCTTGCATTTTTCCCTTTTTTTTTAATGTCCATAGTTGGTGAACTCTCAAAAGGGGCAAAAGAAAGTCATAAAAAAGTCAATGTGCTATCCCAAAAAGTGTCTACAGCCTGTTGTTTCGTCTGCTTGGGGATTCATAAAAATGCCGACAGCAAACATGTCTCGCTCCTCATATGTCTACAATTTTTTTGGCGGACAAAACAGCAGGCTGTAGACACTTTTTGGGACAGCACGCTGACTTTTTTATGACTGTCTTTTGCCCCTTTTGAGAGTTCACCGACTGTAGCCAGGCATCAATCGTGATGGTGGCGGGCGCAGAGGGAGAGGGCGCACGAAAACTCGCGATAAATCGACCGTGGGAGAAAAGGGGCTGCAAAGAGAGGGCCTCTGCGCACCAGATTTTTTTCTCCCAAGCGGGACCGTTGCGGGGTGAAAAAAGAAAGAGTGAAAGGAAAATGAAATTGGGCACGCCTTTCTTTTTGTTGTCCTCTTTTGAGGTCTTGCGAGAGCGGCGCGAGTCGCGTGGTCTCTGGACACGACCCAACACACACCAACAACAACTTTTCTTCCTCTTTTCGCTTTTTTTGTTTCGCCGGCGCCAGTCGTGGCGCTGCGGGTCCGTCGTCTCTGTTCCGCTTGTTCCTTTTCCCTTTTTCCACGGTACACCTCATCGGCCTGCGCAAAAAAGTCATTTTTTTCTCTTTCGTCTTTTCCTCGTTTTTTTTTGGATTTGTACTGCGCCCCCTTTCTGTGGTGCGTTGGCGCGGTGCCACAGTCGGGCCTTGTCGAAAAGAGGCCAGCAAAGAACACGCCGCGCTCGCCCCAGACGATTCAATCATGGTCGAGAAGAAAGACTCGCGAGAAAGAGAGGACCGATTGGCGGGCAGAGGCGCGCGAAAAAATTTTCGGTGGGGGGAACCCCGCGTCGACGCAGCGCCACAAGATCCACACGGCGCATGGAGGCTTTCCTCTCTTTTCCCCCATCTTTTTTCTCTTTGAAAAGGGGGGTTTTTTCATACACGCAAAAAAAGAGAGAAAGGGATCTTCGCATAGAGTGTGGCGCGTGTGTGCGGGCGAGCGCGACCGTGCCGTCCATCGAGCGAGGCGGCGGTTCCGGCACGTCCCCCTAGTAAGCATCTCGTTGCGCGTCGCACATTTTTCTGACCCTCTCTGACGCCGCCGCCGCCCTGCCCGATCGCCCCACTAAAACCGACGCGCGTCAAAGAGTAAAAAAAAAGGATGACCGATTATGAAACCCTCGCGTGGCCATGGACCGGCAGCATGGCAGGCTATGACGGGCGTGCCACTGACGTCAAAGATCTCGGCCAACTAAACAAGCCCCGCCGGTCGGCGCCAGACAGCGACGGCAGCGCGCTCCTATGGCAATACGTGAGCGACACGCACGGCTACATGTCGTCGGACGACGCCGACGACGAGGCCGACGCCATGGCGTTTGAGCGCCGCCAAACGACGCGCCTTCTCTTTGTCAACCAGGAGTCAGACACCGAGGACGATGAAACCGACGAGGAGCACGAGGACGACGAAGAGATCCAACAAGACGACAGGGCAGGCTTGGCCTGGATCAATGACAATGTCGACGACGATGACCAAGAGGAAGAGGACGATGACCAAGGGGACGATCAAGGCGCCTACTTTGTGATCGATCACGACAATGGCGCGGTGATGTCTCTGACGCGAGACGCAGGCCCTAGGCGCAATGCGTTGCACACGGGCGCACGCGACGAGATCCAAAACGATACCGACAGCGAACCCGAAGAGGCCGACGCACAACGCACCTATGCTGACGCCCTTGTGGCGGCGTTGGGCGACGTCGACGAGGTGCACATGCACGGCGACGGCTCGGTGGCGCTGCGCAAGGACCGACATCTGCCCGTGGTACTCATGGGCGGCGTGGGTGCGCCCGCCAAGATTGCCGATGCGTCGATCACTGCGGCCCAGGCGCCCGACGGCGTGACTGCATTTTTGGGCGAGGTGGCGCTGCTGGCCGACGAGGTGGGTGCCGCCGAGCGCGCTCTGTTGGCCGACGATGCGGGCGCCGTCGTAACCGCCCTCCACAATCACTGGGTGTCGGACCCGACCCTGTACTATCTGCACTTTCAGGCGTTGACGCGTGATCCGGCGGCCTTTTTGGGTGCCGTGGCGCCGTGGTGGCGCTCGCTCTAGATAGGACCCACACATGCCGTCGTCGCCTTTGCCGCCCCAGTTCTTTTGTGTGTGTGTGCGTGTGTGCGTGTGTTTTTTCTCTGTCTTTTTGTTTCCAGTCGTGTTGGCGCACTCGACCGGCCCCGACTTCATAAGAGAAAAAAATAAAAATTTAAAATGAAAAAGAGATGACGGCCGCGCCGGCTCTGTGTTTTCGCATCGACTGCACAGCCCAACCAAACCGCGCAACGATTTGCCCGAAACCCACTCTGGTTTTTTAGAAGAAAAGAGGTAAAGAAAAGGATGGCTGTGTCATGAGAAAGAGGGGAAAAAAAGGAAAAATCAACCATTCGCAGAGGCCCAGCGTATTAGCGACGCCGTGTCACCCTTTTTAAGGCCAAAAGTGACAAACAAAGAGACACACGAAAACTGTCGAAAGCAACAACAGCAACAACCGCACAAGCACACCCTTTTTTTTGAGGAAAAAAAAAGATAGAAAGAATGGCCGCGCCCGCCAAACATGCCGCTGCATCTGTGGACGACACATCCAATGCGCAGCCGCTCACGTTGGGCCAACTCTATGCCAAACTGGCGGCGCTCCCACCCGACGCGCACGTCGCTCCCCTCTGCCTCGATCCATGCCTTGTCACTGTCGAAGATTGTGGCGGCGCACGCACCACGCGCAGCAATCCCTATTGTCGCCAGGCCGATCGGTTCCAACACGCAGCGGCCATCATTGTGCGGCAACATGGGTCGGTGGGAATTGATTCTACCACGGCGTCAGATGTGGCACAGGCCATCCACCCGCTCTTGGAGAAGCATGCCAACAAGCCCGTGATCACCGACCAATATGGCGACATCACCGACGTCGTGGTTACCCACAAATTGGCGACGCCCGGCAAGCGCACGGTCATGAGCGAGATGATGCCGCGCATGTCTCGCAGTCACGAGTCGGCCCTCGACGTGGCCAAGATGCTGGTCAGCGTCGGTAGGATTGATGATGCTCTTTTGCACACCACTGTCGAGGGGCTCCTGCCCGAAGGTCTCTGTGTTGAACTCTACCGCGTGGGTGACCGCCTCTACACGGCGAGGAGTCTGCTCGCGCGATTTCCCGACCTTTTGATGTCGCAGGCGCGCGAAATCTTTACCCAAGTTGCGCGAAACGAACATGTGCCGGCGCAAGGTCGCGGTCATTTTGTGCTGCGCGTCGCGCCCGACGACATTACCGAGGCGGTGCTCGATACGGCCTTTGGCGGCAAGACGCCGCTCGTTGATCGAATCCGTGCAATGACTTTGGGCATTCCAGCGCGCCCGTAGCCCATGATCTCAAATGCCCTTGACGCCATCATGACCTTTTGGACGCCCGGCGGGCGTACGCTCGTGGATGCGTTGAGCGTGTGCTGGACTCGGTCACAAACTCTGGCGTCCTACAAGACCTCCTCGGTGTCTTTTTTCTTTTGTCATTTGTTGTATTTTTCGCGAGCACCTTTTCAAAAAAAAAAGACACTTTTCTCTCAATCTGCGGCGATCCGCGCATGACATTTTTTGGCACGCCGCGCGCATACGAGACCCAAAAGACAACCCCCCTATTCTGCGGCTCTGTTTTTCCTCGTGTGTTGGCTGGTGGCCAGGCCCACGAAGGGGTTGGCTGTCGCCGACTTTGATCGACGCAACCCTCCAATTTCGTTCTTTCTTTGGAATCCAAAAAGAAGGAAGGCAATCAGAGGCAGGCTTTGTCGCTTTTGTCTGTTGCGTAAACAAGCGACCATTTGGAGCGAGTGAGCAAGGCGCTATATCGCGATGTATTCTTGTTTTTTGTTGGCCATGCCTCTTTTTTTTCCTCATATGACGATGGCGCTTGTTGTGTGGGACTTGCGCGAGGGTACTTTTCTTTACTTGTACAACCCGCTCGGACAGTTTCATAATCATTTCTTTGTTTTTTTTTGCGAGAAAAGATCTTGCGACCACAGAGGAAATGGGGGAAAAGGAAAAACGGCGGCAAGGAAAAAGGGGAACTAGTGCACAGGACTCGCGCCGCTGGCATAGTTGAGGCCGACGCTGCACATGCGAGCCACAAGGCCGCGTAGTTGGACGAGCGTCCCGAGGCCGTAGGCGACGCGCTTTTGCGTGATACCGATTTCCTTTGTGTTTTTCAAGATAAAAGAAGAGAGAGAGAGAGAGAGAGAGAGAGAGAGAGAGAGGGTCAGAACAATGCGACAATGTGAGATCGGGTAGACCCCATGGCAGCAGAAGCAGAATGCGCTGATCAAAAAGGGAATGACAAAAAAAATAGACGGGAGCATCAGCCTACCTTGATGAGATCAAGACGAAGGCGTTCCTCGATCGCAATGCGCTTGGCGTCGCTCAACATGGTTCCGACAATGTCTGACGCCATGTAGCCCATCTCCCACAGTTTGGTCATTGCGGCGGTGGCCGCACCGAGGCTGCCGTGCCCGCAATCCAAAAGCATGGTCCGCACCAGTGCCGGGTGAGGCCGATCGCACACCTGCACAAGAAAAAAATCATCCACAATATGTGACGGACACGCGGTTACCACCTCTCTGCTCTTGTCTTTTTTTTTAAAAAAAAACCGCTGTAGGGAAAAGAGGAAAAGACGCTCTGCTATCTACGAAAAGGGGATGAACAAGCGAGTACCGCGTAGACACTGTCGGCGTCGACGCGACCACAACCGGCATGCGTCGCCTGCAGATTGTTGATGGCCTGGCGCATGTCGCCATCGGCCGTGACGACAATGGCGTCGAGCCCATCACGTGTGCAGTGCACATTCTGGCATGTGCATGCGCGCGCGTGTTTTGTTTTTTACGAAAAAAAAACAGAACGGAAATGTTGTGTCAATCAGTGCGGATTGCACAGAGAAAGAGAGAGAGAGAGAGAGAGCGTGCCCGCGCGCGTCCATACCTTTTCAGCGGCGACAATGGCATAAAGACGCTCAAGAATCTGTTCGTCTGCGAGGCGTTGGTAGCGCAAGATGGCGCAACGACTCTGGAGAGCCTCGATGATCATTGCCGACGTGTTGCACGCCAGGGCAAAGCGCGTCGTGTTGGTGTACTTTTCCATCGTACATCGCAGGGCCTGTTGAGCGCCCTGTGTGAGACTGCCCCCATGCCCACCACATCACCGTTGCCACACGCACGGGTGCGACACGACGGACAACACACATTCGTGACACGCTTCTTGGTGATATTGCGAGGGCAAGGCGCGCAGGCGTGCGCAGACAGACAAACAGAAACCAATGGGGGAGGGGCAAGAAAGAAAAAGAGATACCAGTCAGCCTCGTCGAGGATGATGATCTTGTGCCGCCCAGGAGGGAGGTCCACCGTCTGGCGCGCAAACCCTTTGATCGTCTTGCGCACGACATCGATGCCCCTATATGTGTATGTATGTGTGAGGGCTTGACAAGTGGACGTCGCAAAAAAAACGGGAAAAATGACACATGTTGATCCTTGTCAGCGTCATCTTGGCTACAAAAGGATCTACCAAAAAAAAAAGAGGAAAAAAACGGCCAGGCAAAGATCGTTGTTGATGGGTACCGTTCGTCCGAGGCGTTGAGTTCGAGGACGGCAGTGTCAAAGGCCGGACCGAGCAGCGTGCGTGCCAGACAGGCGATACTCGTCGTCTTGCCCGTACCCGGCGGTCCCTAATGGCACGATGAGTTGGTCGTTGTGAATGACCCGTGAGTTTCAATGACCTTCTTTTTGTTTGTTTGCCCGCCGGGGATGTGCATGAAAAGAGCACGAGACTGGGCGCGCGCGCAAAAAGTCCACAGACGTGGCGACACAGAACAAAAGGATGCGAGCGAGAATGGGGGGACAACCGAAAAGGGCTCGACAACAAAACAAGAGCGAGGAGCGAGGAGCGAGGAGCGAGGTGGCGGCGCACGCACAGAAAGGAGCAGGTTGGGCACGTTGCCATCGACAGCGAGCGCCTTGAGGTAGCGGATCGCGTCGGCATTGCCTGTGATGTCGTCGAGCACCAGTGGACGGTATTTTTCCACCCAGGGCAGTTCGTACTGCACCGTGCCTGCATAGGTTGTGCTCTGGGTCGAGGGCGATTCAACAACGCAATCGTCTGCGGCGCCACTGCGGGCCGTGACGGCAGTAACCCTGCGTGCGCCCGATCGAGACACGACTGTTGTTGTCATCGTTGTTGTTGTTGTTGTCGCCGGCCTCGATGGCGCAAGTACCAGCGACGTCGTAAAAGGGCTAGGCGTTGGTGGCTCGGCCTGCATCTCGTGCTCCATGTGGGTGCCTCGGGTGGTCCGTTCTTTTTTTTTTGAATCTTCTCGTGCACCTTTTCTTGGTGTCTTTTTTCTCCTCAAGGTTTCTCGTCTTGGGTTGCGCGCACACCCGTCACACACGTACGCAAAAATTGAGCACCGCAACTCCTCCGGCCCGGTCTCTTTTCGTGTTGGGTTTGAGACCCGTCAGCGCACAGTCGTCTCTTTTTTTTTCCTCACACAACAGCGTGCGGTTTTTGTCGGCACAGATGAGGCGGGTTTTTTATTGGGTAGCGACATTGCGCCAATCGTAAACTGGGATGCGGCCGCATAGTGCGGATGCCGTACAACATGCCCAAAAAAAAGAGGTCCGGGATGCGGTGCCATAGCAGACCCCAACCTATGGGAGAGCGCAAAATTTTTTTCCTTCTCTTGGCGCCCCTCGCTGCCAAACCATGGTGACCATCGTGCGCCAGAGGCGGGGTGCGTCCAAAAAAAAAAAGAAACAGACGAGGCGACCAATCATGTGATTGGTCGTGCCGTGACGGCTTGCCTTGGTCTCGCAACTACAAAAAGAGAACCGTCTCTTGGCATTTCCACCCCTTTCTGTCGTTACCACATTTTTTCCTCTCGATCGACGCTTGGACGCCAGACAGGCCACACGCGCGGGAAAGAACAAGAATCTCTTTTAAAAAAAAAAGATAGGAAGATGGAACAGAACCTGCCAGAGTACATTGCTGTGACGCAGCAGCAAGCGCACGACGAGGTAGTGGCCTCTTTTGCCAATGGCGATACCAACAGCGGCAGCGATACCAACAGCGGTAGCGATGGCAGTAGCGATGGCAGTAGCGATGGCAACCTCACCGGCGCTCAGGACGAGTCGCACGTCGGCGTCGTCGAGGCGCTTGATCATTCGACAAAGACGACGCTCGTCAAGGGCGAAAAAAAGCGCAAGCGTGGACCCGCAGGCCCTGACGATCCTACGATGGTTCTCAAGTGCAAGCGCATGCACGCCGATGCTGCGCTCCCAAAACGTGCTACTGCCGACGCCGCTGGATACGATCTGTGTGCGGTTCAAGAGGCGACGGTGCCGGCGCGTGGTCAGGCCACTGTTCCCATCGGGATCGGCGTCGCCATACCGCAAGGTTACTATGGGCGCGTGGCGCCTCGATCGTCTTTGGCGTCAAAGGGAATCGATGTGGGCGCCGGTGTCGTGGATGCCGACTATCGGGGTCAAGTCAAGGTCATCCTTTTTAATCACAGCGACACGCCTTATGTCGCACACGTCGGCGATCACATTGCGCAACTGATCATTGAGCGCATTGCCACTCCCGAGGCACAATGGGTCGATGATCTCGATGACACGGACCGCGGTGACGGCGGCTTTGGTTCTACCGGTCGTTAGAGATTCCTTTTTTTTTCGCAATGTGCGGTCGCGCGCCTTGACAATGCCTCGTCTATCGTGTCGCGCCTTGCCTTTTTCTTTTTTAAACCCAAAAGAAAAACTTATAAAAAAAGATGCTTTTGCACATTCCGTTTCCCGACTTTTTTTTTGATTTGCTTGCTGGTGGGGGACGACCCGTACGCGGACGGCACAATGGAAAAAAGAACAAGAGGTTCACACGATTCGCAGGGTCTGCGATTGACCGACATGGTCCAGCGCGAGTCATGCCGATTCTATAGATCTCTATGTGTAGGTTTGTTTGTTATTATTCCTTCATAATACCAAAAAACACGGCCTTTTGCGGATGCGGGGTATATCGAGCGCTTTTTTTCATTCAGCTGGAACACGCGCCTCGCCCAAAAAGAAAAAAGACCGTGGATGGCCATGATTTTGCCCACGCGCACTCGCACAGCCTGTCTGTGGCAACCGCCATATCGTCGCTCACGCGCTGCCCCCCTCCGGGACATAACCTTTGGGGTGTTTTTGCATTGATCCGGGGAATCACACAACCAATCAACGGCCACGCCACATAGACCACCCCGGTTGGTTTCGCAAATCTTGTTGGCTTTGGCGCAAGTCCAAAAAAAAAAGAAAGAGGCGATACCCGCGTGCGTGTTCCACAATTTTCTTGCGTTGGCCCAAGAGAGAGAGAGAGAGAGAGACCGTAAAAGCCGCAGACGAGTCACAAACAATCAAGAGGAAAATTTGTCATAAACTCTTTTTTCGTGCGTATGGACGCCGACAGCGACAACATGGATGACGACACAACAGAGGAGGTGGGCTGCCCATTTGACACTGTTCCAGGCGAGGTCATCGTCGAGGTCCTTGTTGCACTGGGCAAGGCCAATCTTGGCGCATTGGCCAAGTGGGCGGCGACATGCAGGCGCCACGCTGCTCTCGCCATGGACCCATTGGTGTGGCGGCGCCTATACGAGATGCGCTTTGGTCCGCCAGTTCATCGCCAATTCAAGAGCGAGGGCAAAGACTGGCATTGGCTCTACCGGGCGCGGGCTTGCGTGGTTGCCGCCGCCACCACCACCACCGACCAAGAGGAACGCCAGGCCCGCGTGGGTACTGTCAAGATGATCCGACAAGACAGCGAGTGGACGTATTGGGGCGATCTCATGGGCGCCGTACCCGACGGTTATGGCCTTGCCCTGTACGACATTCCCAAAGAAGACCTTAAAGTATGGGTCGATGGCCGTCTTGTCGCCGCCGACGCGGGAGACCAGTACGAGGGCTATTGGAAGGACGGGCAACGCCACGGTCACGGCATCGCTACGATCCGAGTCGGTGACACCTACGACGGCAACTGGGAGGCCGACACGCACCATGGGCATGGCGTCTATACATGGTCGGACGGCAGCATCTACGTCGGCCAGTGGCAAGGCGGCGATCGCCACGGCCCCGGTACCGCGTACTATGCCGATGGTGACTGGTACGAGGGCGACTGGGTCGGAGGCTATCGCCACGGCTACGGGTCATATGTGCACGCCGTCGGCACTCGATACGATGGCCAATGGGAGGGCGGCCTTCCTCACGGGTACGGCGAGGAGACGTCACTCGGTGGCATGACCTATTATGGGCTCTACCGTTGTGGAAAGAGATGCGGCTACGGAATCGTCGTACAAGACGACATCACGATCTATCAAGGACACTGGGCAAACGACAAGATTGCCGGATACGGCGTCGCGCGGTACGCCGACGGCGCCACGTGGCGCGGCTGGAGTGTCGACGGCGTCAAGTGTGGGTACGGGATCTATCGATGGCCCGACGGCACCGAATATGAGGGTCTCTTTGACGCCGACCAGCCGTGCGACAGTGGCGTCTACGTTGCCTTTGGCGGCGAGCGCACCGTGGTGAGCACGAACGATTTGGGCACGCTCCACGCCGTCATCACGCGCGCCGATGGGTTCACGTACACTGGCGGATGGCTCATGGCGCTGGGGTCATCTGGCCACGGCACCTGCACCTATGCGGATGGGTCGTGCATCGTGGGTACGTGGCACGGGTCCATCTCGCTCGACGGCAAAATCACAGCCCACCGTATGCGCGGCACGCCATGCAGTAGAGATGCGCCTTGCGAGGCCTGTGCGGTCGTGGCCCGCGGCCGCGGCATGGACGTTGAGACGACGCGCGAATAACGAAACCATTCTTGTACGGTGTTTTTTATTGCGAGAAAAATACATGAAGAGGAAACAAATAATCGGCCACACGCATACATACACCATCACATGGTGAAGGAAAAAAAGGGCAGGTCGAAAGCATGCTGCTGTAGTGCCCCCTCGTCTGGTTCCCTTTCTTTTCCAGACGAAAAAGAGAGAGAGAGACACCGACAAGTGTGCGCTCTTTTTGCCCAACAAAAAAGAGGGGAAAAAAGTGACAATATATGAAATGGCATGTCTGTGTTATTGACTTGCTTTGTGTTTTTTTTACAAAAAGAAAAAGGGGCTACGCATTGATGTGGGTGGCGCTGGCGAGAGCCATGGACTCTGTCCAGACGCAGGCGGCGCGTCTACACCGAGGGACGGGGCGTCGGGAGCGACGCGCGCCATGCCTGCACCAGGCGGTCGTGATCACAACGCAGGATGCCGAGAAAGAGAACTATACCGGGAAGGCCCACGCCGACGACGTCAATCGTCGGACCGCGCGCGGGCCAGGTCATGCCGACAAAGGAACACGCGACAGACAGGATGCGCGTCGTAACGGCGTGCCCCGCCCAGAGCGGTATCCAACCGCCGACCAAGAGGAACAACAGGTAGACGATGCCAAGCGCCGAGGCTTCGAGAGGCCGCGAAAGGCGCCCCGCCAAATAGTCGCCAAAGGCCAGGGGCGGCGCGTCGTTGGTCGGTGTGGGCATGGTCCTCCCTCTTTTTTTTTCTTTCTCTTTTCCTTTTCGGCCTCGTGTTGCGGGGCGCGCTGTGTGTTTTCCTTCTTTTCTTTTTTTTTCCTCTAAATAATATTCCTAATCGTGAGCAGCCGCCGATAGACGGGCGGGTTCGCCTTGTTGCCCTTTTTTTCACTCTTTGCTTGGCGGATAGCCCTTCCTTTGCTCCTTTTCTCTTTTTTTTGTTTTTCTTTTTTTTTTGTTTGTCACAGTGTGTTTGTGACAGGAGGGAGAGCGCGGTAATGTCTTGTGCGCCAAAAAAATGCTGAAAAAGGTTTAGCGTGGCGGTGTGTCTGTTGCGGTGGCTCGGTTCTCCTTTGACAATCGCCTTTGTTGGGGTGGGCCTTGCTTTGGCCACTGCAAACACCAAACAAAAAAAGCCGGAACGAAAGCAGCGTCGAATCAGCAACAGGAAAGGGGCCGATGGCCGTGCGCTGACCAACTATTTTTTAAAGGAAAGTTTTTTCCAGCGCCATGTGTGTTTTTTTGGGGGACCTGAAGACGCCGCTCCCGCGCAACATTTGTGCCCTCCAAAGACGTGCGACGTCGCCCCAAATGGCAAAGAGGCCCCGCAACACACAAAGACACCTTTCCTAAAAAAAAGGAGATAGAAACATATACGCAATTTTTCCATTTCTGGACAAGAAAAAGTGCCGTCGTGACAAATTGAATGAAGCGACAAGGCTCGTGGCCTTTGGAAGAGGACGCGCTCCTGTTGCCCGAGGCACAACGCCGTCGTCTCGACGTGTTTGATCGCGAAAAGGATTATGATGATGACAATGATGGTGATGATGACAATGATGGTGATGATGCGGACCAGCTGGGAGCATCTCTCGATCTCGGTGCCCTGCCGCCGGAAATGATCGAGATGGTGCTCGCCGCCGCGGGACCCTTTGGTGCAGCGCGTGCTGGTCGCGCCTCGCCCGCGTTGCGCGGTGTGGGACGCGATCTCGCGCAACGACAATCGCTGGCGTCGCGCACACGCTACTGTCCCGACTATTGGTCGTGCGTATTGTCCCTGACCGACGCCATCGGCGCCTACAACGCCGACCTTGTTGAAACTGTATTGGCCTCGGGCGCCATCAGCATGACCTTGCCGCTCGTGTCTCCCGAGGCTACTCTTCCCGTCGCCGTGCCGAGTGATCAGGGCCCGCGCGCCATGACGTTGCTCGCCACGGTCCCGCCCATTCGCGATGGGTGGACGCCTCTTGCCCTGAGCGGATTCGTGGGGGCTTCGAACGTCGTACAGCGGCTGGCGTCTTTGGGCGCTCGTCCTTTGCCCACGGCCGCATCACTCGTGTCGGGCATCTTGTTGCGCAAGCGCGAAATCGTGCCGCTTCGTGCCACCCTGGGAGGCGTCAGCGCCCTGATCCAAGCCTACCCGGCCACTCGGCCGCTGGCCGCCATTGACGTGAACCCATTCACGGCATTGCGCCTTTATGCCATATCGCGTGTCAACCAGATCGCCGCGTCAGTGTCGGTTCAAGTGCGTCAAGACGCGCCACCGCGCGCCACAAACGATCCTGGCGAGGCATTGGCGCAATCGATCGCCCGGCGCTACCCCAAGGGCGCAGAGACGCGCCCGCCAAAAGAGCGTGAAGCTGCTGCGGTGGCCGCACGCGACTTGGGCACACGAGCCGGCGATATCGTATTCGGCCATTGGATCGGACCCATGATCGCCGCCCTCTTGCGCGCAGGATACGACCCGCGCGAGCGCACCCTCGTCGCGCCCATAAAGGCTCTAGAGGTGCCCGTCGGGGTGCCCGAAGTGGCCGCCGCCGCGACCGCATATGACCACGCGCGCGCCATGTTTAACGGCGATCCGGCGGTATGCCGCAAAAGGATCCGAAACACGTTTGTGACATGCTGGGTCAATGTTCTTGAGAACCACATGAAGGTTGCCGTGTTGGATGCAATCCTCAAGGCCTACAACGACGCGATCGCCCCGCCTCCCCAAGGCCCATGAGAAAAAAAAGCGTGTGCCACCGTTGTGGCTCATTGCCGCGTGCCCATGACGTGGACGTTGTCGTCTCTGTTTTAAGTGCAGGACGCGGAAGAAAACATTCTTTTTTTTTATTTTAAAATAAAAAAAGAAGACACCAAACAATCTCTTGGCCACGCAATGTCGTCTGTGTGTTTGTATAGGGATGATTAAATATTCTTTCTTTGGGACCCTTGCCAAATTCAGCACTCGACCGCGCGGCGACTGTCTCTTTTTTTTTTCGTCCCCGTGTGCGTACTCTTTTGGCACATGCCCTGCCGTTTTTTTTTAAAAAAAAAGGAACGAACGCACGAATGAATAACCAACCGCATATTTTTTCCTTTTTTGTCTTGATAAAAGAACAGGGGAGAAAACATCGGACGCGCTTCTGTGTGTCTGCGGCACAAAATCTGCCTTTTTTTTCCTTTGTGATTTCGACGCCCCGGCTCAGTCTCGATGGCCACCGAAAGGCGAGCGCCAAAAAAAAGGGGAGACAAAGAAAAGTGCATTGGTCCATTCATAATGGGCAGCCTTTTTTGTGGGCGCGAGGCATAGAAGAGCACTGGCGTGAAAGAAGGAATTTTTCCTGATAACCCCACAAGACAAAAGGACAAAAAACAAGAACGAAAACAAAGCGTCAAAGACAAGGCCGCGCTTGACGATGGATGCCGACGATTTTTTGTCGGGGGACCTCACCAAGGGTCGAGAACGCACGCTCAACATGTCTGGTCTGCCAACAGAGATTCATCGTGCCATCCTTTTGCATTGCGCCGACGGCGTGGACCGAGCGGTTGCCTACTGTGTTTGCACTTTGTGGCGCCGCATACTGGTCGACAATCGCCGTTATGCGTGGGCACGCTCACGCCGCAACATTTTTGACCTCGTCGAGTTGGCCCTCGACACCGATCGGCCGCGCGTCGCCGAATGGTTGGCAACGCTGGTCGATCCGTCATCGCCCTGCGCGTACAAACTATTGGAATCGGCGGTGTACGCAGGCAATGGGCGACTTTACCAGACGCTGCGTAACCGCGGCATCAAATGGCAACCTTTGGGCGTACACCACGCGCTCTCGGGCAATCACGAGGCCTTGATCGCTGCCGCCTCGCAAGACGCACTGACGGACGGTGCCCTGCACGACGCCGCGGCCCTGCTTGCCGTCGTGGAAAAGGACCTCGCCGACATTGTGTCGGTGGTGTGGTCGTCCGACTGCGCGTGGTTGCCAAGAAAGCGCCTGATCGTCCACGCTGCAGCGCACGGCGCCGTTTCCGTCTTGCGCCGGCTGCGTGCCATCGACAGTTCGTGGCTAACCCCGGCCATCTGCACACGTTTGGCGCAGTCGCCACACGATCGCGTCTTTGACTGGCTCGTTGGCGAGGCTGGCGTCTCGCCTGTGCGTGAATGGTACGATCGCGCCGCGCTCGGACACAATGCTCGGGCTCTTGCCCGCCTTTACTCTTATGAAGGTGCCTCGTTCGAACCTCACCGCAGGCCTCAACTCATTGCCCGAATGCTCCTTGTGTCGGCGGTCCAATCAGACCACCACAATCTTGTTCGCCTCGCCGTTGATATTGACCCGCATGTCAAACTCGGCTGTGATGATGTAGTCGAGTGGAGAGGACTCGCCCCGAATGACGTCTGCGATGAGCATACTCATCTCGATCTCGTGCGCACGCTCATAGAAAAAGGGGTCGGCATGAGCACGTTTGCCTATGCGAGAGCGGCAGAACGTGGACACGTTGCCGTGCTCGACTGCCTATGGCAATATCGCGTACCCGCTCCGTTGCGCCACTATGCGTGGATACTTGGCGGCCATGTTTCGGTGGTGCGCTGGGCGTTGGATCGCGACATTGCACTCGGCGCGGCCTCTTTGAGCACATCAGTGGCGGCACGCGCGCGAGGTCTCTATTCGGGCGACGCCTGGAGGACTGTAGTACGGCTCTTGCTCGATCATGGCTATGTGTGGGACGCTCGCGCGTGTTTGGCCGCAGCCTCGGCGGGCATGCTCGACGCTCTCGTCATGGGCATAGATGACATGGGTGCGTCGTGGGACCCACATGCGTGCCTCTCTGCGGCGCTCGAAACCGACTCGCCCCGACACCGCGCGACGGCCGAATGGGTCGCCGAGCGCGCGGGCATCCGACTCGCCACCTTTGAGCGCGACCTCGTCCGCCAGGATGACGAGATCGCGCGCTCCGCCGTGATTGTTGCCCAACAAGAGTGTACCAAAAAACCTACCGGCGCGTGAAGCCCGCTCACTTTGTGTTTCTTTCTTTTTTTTTCAGAGTTTCTTTTACAGTCGGTGAACTCTTAAAAGGGGCAAAAGAAAGTCATAAAAAAGTCAACGTGCTGTCCCAAAAAAGTGTCTACAGCCTGCTGTTTTGTCCGCCAAAAAATTGTAGACATATGGGGAGCGAGACATGTCTGCTGTCGGCATTTTTATGAATTCCCAAGCAGACGAAACAACAGGCTGTAGACACTTTTTGCGACAGCACATTGACTTTTTTATGACTTTCTTTTGCCCCTTTTGAGAGTTCACCAACTATAGGCTCGCTCGTCTTTGTGCATTGTCGCTGTGGCCTTTGGCTCTCGCCTGTCCTTTGACGAGGAAAAAAAAAAGATGACGTAAAAGGGTCTGTTGTGTGCAACAAGAGGATGGGGCGATCAGCATTGTCTCCTTCTTTTTTTTTTGAACGCAAGCGCACTGGACCTTTTTTGCACAAGAAAACAACTGCAAAAAAGGGATCACATCAATAAAGACGCGCAATAAATCGCGGCAGTGTTTCTTTTCTTTTTTTTTACTCGGCGGGACCACTCATAGTGTTGCGCGAGCATGACCCGGCGCGCAAAAGCACGATCGGTTGACGCCCGTCGAGGTCCGCCGAGAGTTTGTGCCCGTGGCTCACCACCTCGATGGCATCAACAGCAATCTCCAGCACCACCTTGCTCGCATCGCCTGCCAACGCACACGGTCAGTTGCCTTTTTCCTATTTTTCTTTTTTTTTTGAGGAAAAAACACAAAAGAATATATAGAAAAAAGAGAGACTTGCGCGCGCGCACACAAAATGGCCACAACAAAGAGCGCGAGCGGGCCGCCAAAGAAAAAGGGCGAGTACCAAAGGCATGCTTGGGTACGGGCTCGGTGCACGCCAGATTTTGGGCAGTGGCGTCTTCCGTACAAGAGACGGTAACCTTGCCCGTCAGTGTGAAACACGCATTGCGCTTTGGCGAGAGATAGGCCACGCACGCCGTGGCTTCATGCACACTGGCGTGGTGGACCTTGCGTGTGTCGGCGCGCGACACCATGCGCAGGGTACGAAAATCGCTAGCGGACGCGGGATGATCGGATATGCGCACCGCGCGGCTCACGGGCCTGGCCGTCTCTGGATCAACTGTCGTCAAGACGGCATAGGGCGAGTCGGCTTCGATCTCGCATAGCGCCGACAGCACCGCGTCCACGCCGTTGAGGCTGCCGTCGCATCTTTGCCACGCAATTGTCTCTGTTGAGGTCATGACGCTGTGTATATGTGTGTGCGCGTGTCGAAAGGGTTTGCCCTGGAATGTTTGTGTCTGTGCAGTCGCGTCCAGACAGTCGATGAAAGAAAAAGACTGTTTTTTGGTTTTTCTTGGCCAAATGCGTCGTGACGGACGCGCTGCGCCGAATGGCGCCTCGTCGCGATCTCCCTGGCGGCCTCGTCCCGTATGCATGTCGACCAATCGTTTTTTTCTAAAATTTTCCCAGACAAAAAAGAGAGCGGGAACCTGCGGTGGTGAGTTTTATTTATGCTGGCCGGATCCCCCGGTCAGCCGTCCATTCAGAGGAGAAAGAAAAGAGGTCACACTGTCCATATATAAAACCAGTTTTGTCTCGTCAGCATTTTGGGGGACGGCGTCCTTTTTGCCGATCCAATTCTTTCCTCTCTCTCTTTTTTTTGTATGCAGGGATGGTGGCGCGCCTATTGTGCCCACGTCATTGGTAGCAAAAAAGGGAAAAAGAGGGGCTGTGACCTGCCCATTCACAACGCCTCAAACTTTCGACCCTTTTTTTGCAGACGCACGAGCCTGCAAATCCCGACAACGACAACAAAATTTTTTTGCACTGTTATTTGCAATAGAGGAAAAAAGGGTTCATTACTGCGGGACCTTTGAGGCATGATGGAGCCACACCTCTTGTCGGATGGTGGCTCGTCGTTGCCACCGTCCACGAGTGTTGACGGATACACAAAAGACGATAACAACGCTATAAATTTTTTCCAGCGTCTCTTTCGAGACCATCATGTCGAGGCATCCCTTGTCATTTCACATCTTTCCACGAGCGACATTGTGTGCTTGGCGCTGTCATCCCGCATCGCTGGCCTTGTTATGCCTCGCTGTATGCTGCGTGCCGGTGAACTGGGCCTCTTGTCGTGGCGCAATCAATCGATCACGCGCCGCCAGGTCGCTGATGTGCCTTTTACATGGCCTCATCCTCTGCCGTCCGACGCCAACGAGCCTCCATCGCCCTTTGCCTCGTGGGACGAGGCCTATGCGCTCAAAGACACTGCAGCGACATCACATAACGAGATCTCACGCTTGGTGAGGTGGACAGCGACCGTCAAGAACGCTAGGACATCTGTACGCGATGGTGCCAGATCTTCCATCCACTATGTTGCGGCCGTTGATGCGCCGTGGACGTCAAAGGGCGATCCCAACTGGTGGCTCGACGAACCTGAATGCGAGCGTGTCGCAGAGAGGGAGAGACGCGCCGATGAGGCCGTCCAACGCATCAAGGCCAGTGTGCGCGAGTACACTGCGAGACTCGCGACGGCCGCGCGCACCCAGTCGCGACCCGATATCGCCCGGTTGCGCTCCGATACGGCTCAGATGATCTACGAGTCGGCCTTTTATACCTGGTTTGCCCGTGACTATTTGCGTGACCACATCGAGGTAGACGATGACGCAGGCGATCTCTTGTGTGGTCTCGGTCCGTCGCTGCGCACTGCACAGCACCAAGACAATGCGCATTTGTTCTTTCGAGGCACGATCGATCACGTGGTCGACTTGCTCATCAATCGTCGGCCGCCGGCAGGGGCCAACGGCCATGGCGAACGCATCGTCTACGCGGCGTTGATGCTTGTCGAGCGTTGGTGCCCCCACACGGCATTTGTAGATCAAGTTGGCGATCTCGAAAATGCGTCTGCCATCTCGCCCGATGGACCCGAGCGCGATGCCACGGACGTGTGGACAATCACCGATCCCGACGGCACCCAGCACACGGTGCTCCAAAACGGTTTGCGTGTTCACCTGCGCAAACGCATTGGCGCCTACGCGCCCTACCTGTGTCCGAGGCTATTGAGGCTGTGCGTGGCCGCCTCGATCATCGTGCGTGGTGGTCACATGAACGACCACGCCGTCATAATTGCGGCTGCGGCGACCTTTGCCAACGATATGGAGCCGCAGGCCATTGCGCGGTCTCTAGATGAGGCTCTCTCGCCAGATGCCATCGCGCGTCGAGCCTTTGGCGATCACATCGGCTATGACGCCCTGACGGAATCCAAGGCAGAGTGTGCCGTTACCACCAATGCGGGCGTCATTGTCAGACTCTTGGTGCGCAGTCTAGAGGCCGTGTCGTTGCTCGTCGCCAACTTTCCCAGTGCCCCACGTGCTATATGCCAATTGGCCAAACGTCTGTTTTGCGTGACCGAGGCCATCACGACACGCATCACATGGACGCCGAGACGATCGGCCGACCCTTGCTTTGGCGTTGTCAATGGTCGCATACGTTTGAAACCGGGCGCTGCGACGCCATGGTCGACATCCTCGACAGTTATTCGACTGCGCACGAGGCGCGCCAACCGCTCGATCATTCGAGCCCTCTTTGGTGCCACAAATGTGGACGCGTGGGCGCACGTTATTGCCCAACCCAAGCGCCACCCGGCGCGTCGCCTTTTGATCGCCGGCGAGCATTTGGATCAGCCCCATACGAGTCCCATGACCCGGGCGACGCGCATGGCCATGAGAGCCATACAAGGCGACGGCGAGCGCGCGGATGACGAGATACGCAAAGATGCAGATTGCGCCAGACGCGTGCTCTTGGCCTTTGGTCGTGTGCTCGGTACAGCCACCGAGGCCTCGACAGTCTGTCATGCCCTTGCCGTGCTTTATGACCTGCCGCCAATGTCCCCAGAATGAGTCCCAAGTGGCCAGAGCGTTCCCACAATAGATTGATATCTTTTATGTGACAAGAAAAAAGTCAAATGACCCACAACCATCTTGTTAAAAATAAAAGAAGGATCATCAATGCGATTTGTATGCACGCCCTTGCATATCCTGCAGCAGCGAGCGCCCAAGAGGCGTGCGGCAGGAGGCGGAAAGGACCTCAATCTCTCACAGTATTGCCCAGTAGCCCTTTGATTTTGCCCCATTTTTTTCAGGTATGCTCCGTGTTATAAAAAATGCAAAAAGATCGCACTCGACTTCCTCCATCTGACACGCACCCTCTCTCTTTGTTTCACTTTCAAAAAAAAAAAGAAGCAAAGATACATAAATCATGGCAGCCACCGATGGCGTTGTTGTGCATGCCGTGAAAGCAACGGCGTGACCAACGAGACCACTTGGAGGGACCACGACGAGAATAGCCCAATCACGAAATTGTTTTCTTTTTTTTTCTATTTCTTTCAAAAAAAAGAGGAAAGAGAGGTTGTCCTTTCGACAACACGAGCCGCGACACAAGGCTTTGGCCACGTACCCGTACAAACACAAGATCAACATAAACAAATAGAGAAGAGGAAAAAAAATAAACAATGGAGCACAGAGCAGAGCCATTTATGAGTGACCTCACGCGCCGTCGCATCGTCTCGACGCACACAAGGGCGCCAACAGACACAGCATCGACGCGCGACCAAATCGACCAACTCACCCTCTTGGTTTTGAGGGCGAGGGACCATGGGACGCCCCTCGACGACGCCTTTCGCGACAATGCGCGCCACCAGCTTGGCCTTGCACATGATTCATTCGCTCGCCTGTTGTGCGATGCCCTGGACGACATACAGCGACAGGTTGCCGAGGAACGGCGCATCCAACAAGAACTCGATGACAGGCTCGACGCCGCAGACAGTAGCCGCTCGATGTCTTTTTGGGCTTTTTTATTGTCGTGCTGCGGCACACGCCGATAATACACATGTATGCCGCACTCTTTTTTTTCCTTGCCTTTCAGGTTCTATTCGTCGTGCTTCTTGTCGGTGTCCTCGCGTTGCCCTGTTCTTGCTTTTTTTTGGTTTTGGCGTGATGTCTCAAAGGAGGGAATAAAAAAAAAGAAAAAGAAAAAATGCATTGTGTTCTCATGTTTTGTGTGCGTTGCACTCGCCCGTTCCTCGCTTGTATTGCAGTAAAAAAAAAGGAAAACCAAAAAATTACCGCACAAAAAGGCGAGCGAGCCACCAGAGCGAGCCACCAGAGCGAAATGGCACACATGACCGGCCAGGTTAGCCACATTAGACCGTGGTCTTGGTCCAGTAGAGCGCGTCGTTGTTGTTGAGGTAGACGACGCCGGCGGCGGTGGTGCCCATGTAGGTGCCGTGGACGCTCTTGAGGGTCCACTGGTTGCCAGCGTTGATGATCACGTCCCATTGTTCCCAGGTGCCGACCGAGGTGGCGTCAGAGCGCACCCAGCCGCCCGGATTGGCGCTCAGATAACGGTTGGCATACGACTTGAACGTGTACTTGCCGTTGGAGAGGCGCGCGGCGGTCCACTTTTCCTTGGGCGACGCGCCATACCACAACGACGCAACGCTGCCGTCGTCCTGCGCCGTCAGCTGACGGCCGCTGATGGGCGACACCAGCGTGATCAACTGGGACAAGGGCTGCGGCGACGCAGAGGGCGTGATCGAAGACGTGGGCGACGGACTCCTCGTGGGGCTCGACGTGGGCGTCCGTGACGGCGTGGCCGACACAGAAGGGGTGACCGAGACGGAAGGCGTGGCCGAAGGGGGCATGGGCGAGGGCGAGGGCGACGGAGGCGGCACCCAATACGTGATCACACAACCGCCCGAGCCGCCTCCGCCCGCATAGGGGCTCATGTACATGGGGCACGAGAGACCGCTGCCGCCGCCGGCGCCGCTGTTGGCCGCGGCGTCGATGGGAGTCTGCTGACGCTTCTTTTCACCTCCGATCTCGCCACCGGCTCCATTGCCATTGTAGCCAGCGGCGCCGCCGGCCGACCGGCACGTGCCGTCATCCTGACCGCCACCGCCAAACCACTTGGTGTCCCAGTCGCCGCCAAAGACGCCGGCGACACTACCGCCGCCACTGCCACCGGCCTTGATGTCACCGATGCGCGCGCCGCCCGAGGGCGCATTGCCGTTGGCGCCCGAAGGGGTGCCGGGTCCACCCGTCGATCCCGACGCCGATCCGTCGGCACCGCCTCCGCCGCCGCCCACGCACTGATAGGTACCCGCGGCGCCGCCATAGGCAGTCGCAGTAAAGAGTACGCTGTTGGAAGAAGTCGACGTGACGACGATCGCCGTCGGCTGGCCGTCGCCGCCCTGGCCTCCGCCTGTACCGACAGTCACTTGCCACTGCGCGTCCGAGGGCCACGCCGCAGTGTCAACAGACCGATCGATGATCGCGGCGCCGCTGCCGCCGCCGGCCACGCATCCGCTGCTGATGGTCTGGCCTCCGCCGCCGCCGCCCCATAGGGTAACGGAAAAGTTGTAGGCACCCGCAGGCGGTGTCCACGTGCCCGACTGCGCAACAAAGGCCGTGTGCTGTTGGTCGGCGGCTGCCGTTAAAAGGCAACAACACAACAGCGCCAGTAGTGCCGACGTTGTCGTTGCAATTGATTTCATCCTTGGTTCCTTTTTCCTTCCTTTTCCTTGTCTGGTGTGTTCTATTCTAGGTGAGATCGCTGGTCTATTTTTGTAAAAGTTGCCTTGACACGAGGCCCCAAGCCTTTTTGTAGTTTATGTCACCGTCGTCGCGCGTGCGCTCCCCTTGCATCGCGCCTCGCGGTCCTCTCTTTTTTTAGAAAGATGAAAACGGTAGCCCAACACGTTTCCGCAGTGGGGACCCCCTACGTTTACATGGCATGACCCGTCATCGACAAAGAGGCACAATGGGGAAAAAAAAGACAAAACACAAGTAGGCCTCTCGTTCCTAGGCACAAGATTTTTTCTCTCTTTTTTTTCCCAAGAAAGCGCCCATCGTTGGCGGGTCAGTTTGTGCGGCAGCGCAGACACGCGCAAGAAAAGTGTCGGCACTGCGGCACCGACGGATCGGCCCACTGTTGGTGGGCTGGTTGGGACACGCACACGTCGGGCGCGTTGGCAGCCACCCAAGCCATCGTCTTGTGAACAAAGGCAAGGCCGCTCACAGAGTCGATTGCCTTTTGTAGGTTGGTCGTCCCAAAGCGCGTACACAAAAAGGCCAAGACGTCTGGCTCGGACAGAAACAATGCAGCGGCCACGGCATCCATGCCACAATGCGCTCCGGCATCGGCAAGCGCCGCGATGCCGTCTCTTGTGCAATGGCGCACGGCCGTAATCAATGCGTCCCACGTGTCTAGCGGCACTAGACCGTAGTGGTGCAAGACCAAGGCGCATTGCCAATGGCCAGACGCGACTGCGATGCGTGCGACGCCCACGCCTATCGACGGTGCCATATCATGCCTCTGGGCCATCCACGCCAACACGTCGGCGTGGCCCTTGGCGGCCACCTGATAGGCGATGTGTGGTCCATACCACGGGGCGATGGGGCGTACGGGCGCGTGTTGGGGATTATCGCCGGACGCCCATTTTACAATATGCAAGTGCCCGTTGCACGCCGCATGCGCTATAAACGGCGGCGTGCAAGTGCCGAGGCCCGAGTCATGGGCAAAAGCCACTGTCGACAAATGGCCGCGGGCGGCCGCAGCGCCGATGGCGCCGGGCCAGATCTTTGGCCCCTTCAAATGGGCGGCAATCCATCGCGCGGCGCTCTCGTGGCCCTTGCGTACCACCTTGTCAAGATCAGGCATGCCGAGATCGCTCACAATGTCACAGTCGGCATCTTTTAAAAGGGCCAACATGTCAACGCGTCCCTCGCGCAGGATGCGCCTTTTCACAGAGGAAGGGCACCAACACCTTTGACGATGGGCCACCCGACGCTGCAGGCAATGCAGCGCATTGATGACATCGCCATAGCCATGTTCGAGACCGTACAGAATGATCTTTTCATGGCCAAAAGTAGTCAGTGCACGAGCGTGGTCACTTGTCGCGCGCTCCAACAACCAACACACTACGGCGCGGCGGTCGCATTGGGCAGCGCCCAGCATCGCTTCGGCGGCATGTCTATTGCTGGTCCATCGATCGTCGCCATACCATGTATTAAGATCCACACCGATTCGTCCCCACGCCCATTTGAGCACGTCGATGCGCCCTCCGATGGCGACATCGATCACGCTATCGGGCCACAAAGGCGTCTGCGGGAGCAGGTGTGCGACGACCACCAAGGGCGCGCCCGCTCTAATGATTCGGCGGCGCGCGTTGTTGCAAGCCTTGTCCAAACGCCGGTCGTCACGTTGCACGGGCTGCGTCAAAACGCTTATGGCGATGCGCTCGACAGAGGCGTCGACAGAGGCGCACAAAAGGCGATCAGGTACACCGATGCCCGTCACGGTGGCCCAGGCCACAAGCGCGCACGTCGACAATGGGGCCAGCCATTTGCTGATGCCTAGCAAAATCTCGACGGGCATGACCATCACATCGAGAGTAGCCTCGGACTGCAAAGCGTCGATCTCCATCGGTGTCGGTGGCTCGGGGCGTGTTTCAACACTGTCGGCAACGTCATTGGGATCGAGCACGTGCGGCGATGCTATCGACGCTGTCCATATCGTGGCCATCCCTCTCTTTTCTCGCTGATGTAAACGAAAAAAAGCGAAAAAAAAGGACGAGCCCGACGGGGGCCGGGAAAAAGGGTATATGGGGGAAAAAAAGAAGCCACAATGTAATCAGGCCAATCGCGCCCGACTTGCAAAAAAATGCAGCACCCTTTGTTTCGCCCTCCAACTTGTTGCCGCTCGTCTATTGAGAGAGACACCACAGAGTCTCTCTCGCATGTTGTACGCTGACCAAACCCAGAAGCAAAAAAAAGAGAGATCCTATTGGCGCACGAGAGCCAGCCAATCACGACCGCCCTTTCCCGTTTCTTTTTTTTGACCTTTTCTACCTTGCGCTTGCGTGCGCGAGACCAAGGAGGGCGCGGAACTTGTGCATTTTTTGTTTGTGCCGTTCGTAGGCGACAACTTTTCTTATTGCACCGGAAACGATGCAGGATTATTTGCACTATTTGGTCGGTCAGCGCTTTACGAAACAAAAGAATGCACGTTTTTGTTTTCGGTCTTTCTTTTGTTTTTTGCCCTGGCGTCGTTGCCGGAATTTTTTCTAGGCTGTGACGGGTTCAAACACCCAGCCCGTCTCGGTGGCGCCGCACGACGGCGCCAATAGGACGGCCGACCCGACGGTGCCGGCCCCGTCGGGCCGCAAACACCCACCGAGGCTCGCATTGTAAATGGTGCCCGAGAGGGTCGTGGCATGGGCGGCACCGCTGACAGCGGCGGTACTGCCGGGGCTGGCTGCAGGCAACCACGAACCCGTCTGAGAGGGCGTGCCGCTCGAGACAAACACAGGGATGGGTCCAACGAGTGCCGTCGCATTGCCGGTGCTCAATGTCGACCCGGTGGATGATGTGAGCGTCCCGCCGATGATTCCCGATGCCGATGGCGCATAGGTCCACGTCGGCACCGCACTCCCTGCCACGAGTGTTGCCGGGTTGGTCTGGCCCTGGTTGACGCCCAAGTAGGGTCCGTTTAATCCCCAGCGTATCTTGTAGCGGCCGGCGGCCAGCGGTTGGCCCAAGGGCGCTGCGACGGTGCGTGGTGTGCCAGCGGGCGCGATGGGCAAGAACGGGTTGGTCGTTGGGCGGCGACGGCTGCGCGATTCATAGACGATGACACTCACGATGAGGGCCACCAACAGCGCCAAGGCAATACCGGCAATGATCCAGCCCCATGGCACGGTGCGGCGCACCACTGTAACAGTAGGCGGCGCAGCCACTGCGGGCGTGGCGGCAACGGCAGGCGCGGGCACGGTCTGTTGCACGGTCGACACGGACATGACGCGTGGCTTTTATGCGATGTCGCTTTTCTTTTCTGTACTCTGTACGCTTTCTTTTTCTTGGATGGGGCGTGCCAAAATGCAAGTGTGTGTCTGGTTGCTCCCGCAAGAAAAGATGAACGGAAAAGAGCGCTCGGTGAGACTTTTCCTTTTCGTAGACGAGATGCCGGCGCGGCGACGAGATGTGCTTTGCCAAGGGCGATACCTGTCGCGCAGAGAGACCTCGCGACGGCGTCTCTACCGCGTCGCCAGACCGACAGAGAAAGAGCGCGCGCCTGCACATCATCCACGCTTGCCCCCACCCCTCCTTACGAAATACAAAGATCATCTTTTTCTCTGTCGCAGTTTCGAGAACAAAAGCCGCCACCTATGCGTTGGCAAAAAAAGGTCGGAAAAAAAAAGGCCGCAGAGTTGCCCCGTCAAGCGCATGACAACAACAACAACAACGGCACGTACAACCAGAGCGCCCTATGGGATGAAAGCAATATTCTTTATTCTTTTTTTTCCCTTGCAATGTGCAGTGGGACTACCTGTTTGACCCGAAAGATTTTTTGTCTCTTTCCTAAAAAAAGGGAAACAAAGAAAGAGTTCACAGTAGAGGATCATTTAGAGGGGGGCGGCACACAGCGAGGCGTGTCGGGCAGATAGTGCGCGGATAAGACGTGCAGTGCGCAGGTCGCCCGCACCCACGGCATCGTCAAAGGCGAGCCGAATAGCATCGAGCGCGTCTGGTGCACCAACCAGGAGGGCGACCATGTCGTCTCGGCGCATTCTCACCGCCAGCGTCAGGGCAGACACGTACGCCGCGCGTACGGGGCACCAGATGACCGACGCGGCCGTCGGAAACTTGTGGCTACACATCCAACGCACGCAGTCAACGTGGCCGCCTTTCACGGCCTCCGCTACCGCATCGCTCCACACGCCAGGCCAACAGACCAGGGCGTATTTCAAGAGCGCAAAGTGCCCGCCTTGGGCGGCCCCGCGCACGAGGGTCGCTCGCTCGTGCTTGGCATAGTGCCCTTTGCAGGTGCACGCGTCGATGAGGTGACACATGGTTTCAACAAGCGCCCGCTCATTGGCGAGAGCGCATGCCTTTGCCACGTAGGCCCGTGTCGCGGATGCGGTCCATGGGCAATGTCCCTCCAAAGTCGACGGATTCGAGACCACACTGACTGCCTCATCGAGGCGACCTTCAAAGACAAGCGCCCAGACGACTCTGATGCCAGACGTGGCTAGTGTTTCGGCGTGTCGCTCGGCCCCGCGCAAATCGCCCCGCGCACGACACTGCTGTTCGTCACGATTGGCCTCTACGACAGCGTCGGTTAGGTCGCGCGCATAGTTGGCGTTGATATCAGAAGGGATGGGGATGGCCTGCATCAACCGGCTGACCATCCCGGCCCATGGGTCGCGTTGGCACGAGGCAACGGCAGCGTCGCGTGCTTTGGGCGTCGAATGAGTCCACATGTTGGAAGTGCGCTCAAAGGCCACGATTGTTCGTGAGGCGTCCTTTTGTTGTAGTAGGTTTGCAGACACGCAACGCATCGTCGCCAGAGGGCGCAAGAGCGGTTGCGAACCCGTGGCCAGTGCATAAACGTCTTCCCAATCATCATCATCCAGACCGGGCGTTGGTCCTACTTGATCAACGACCCATGTGATTATATGTACGTGCCCTCGTATGGCAGCCACATGCATGCACATGGCCCAATCAATGGGTGCTGTCTCGATTCGGCCGCCCAGTGCATATTGGAGGCCTCGTAGGTCGCCCGCAGCGCACATGCCCTCGACCGTGGCATAGGCATAGCATCGGCGCTCCAGGTCGCGTGCGGTCAGTGCGTGAAAAGAGCGTCCGGCCAAAAGGCACGCGCCCACATCACGGTCGGGCAGCCAGCGCATAATGATTTCACGCCTCAGTTCAGTGGGCAGAGTTGGCCACGTGCATTGGCCACAACTCACGGTTTGCGTCGGGTCGGTTCTTTTGTCCGCTCCCCATCCCATTTCGGGTTTGGCCGTCGTTGTTGACTTTTTTTTTCTTGCGTCCCTCTTTTTTCTTCTTTTCCTCCTTTGTAATGTGCCTTTTTGTTGGCAAGGTCATGTTGTGTTCTCTGTGCGCTGTGTTTTTTCTTGCCGGCAAGACGGTCAGCCAATGGCGAACCTGAAAGAAAATAGTGAAACCTTTTCAGTCTTGCGGGCCATTACGCCGGCAATCGGGTTGGGCCTGTGGCCCTCTTTTTTTGAGTCCATGAAAAGGCCAGAGGAATGGGAGACAAAAAAGTGCGAGGCGCGAAAAGACATCTAAAAAAAGTATTCTGTTGCAAAAAAATCATATCACATTGAATCAAAAAGAAAGGCATACGCAAAAGAGGGAAGAAGAGACGACTGCCCCAACACGACAACGCGCGGGTACCATATGGGAGAAAAAAGGAGAAAAGGAGGAAAAAATATTGGTCACAACTTTTTTTTTCTTTTGACGCTACAGCGAATCGACTACCTTTATGCATGTGACAAATGTGTGTGTGTGTGTTTTCGCCTACACCGTGCCAGTCCACTGCTCCTGTTCATTTTGTATCTATTTGTCTTTTTTTTTAAATATGCCGCGGCGAGTGCGCGTCTCTTTTTTCTTGATCTGGTTCTGAAAAGGGGAACCGAATTTTTCGGGTGCGCTAGGATCGCCGCTGTGGGGCGATGCCCTTTTTTTTGGCCGCCAAAGAGAGCGGGACGAGCGAACCCCAGATCGCAAAGAGAGCCAACAACTTTTTTTTTCTCCCTATCATTGGAATCAACCGAAAATGAATCGCCGTGCGTTGTTTGGCTTCGAAAATATGTTTTTTTGTGCCCTTTTCAAAACTTGGGGCATACAGCGAGAACCGTCTCGATTACAATTTTTTTCTGTTTAGAGTGATGTCGCAGGGACAGAATCGTATCGTATCAAACCACTTCCTGAATCGGGCAGAGCACCATCCCACACAGATCATCCCGTGCGGTCGCTGGGTCGGGGACAGGCGGCGAGGGCGCCGACATCCACAGCGACAAGGCGAGCCTCGCCACGCGCAGATCGCCGTCGGATACGGCATCGTGAAAGGCGTTGCACGCGGCCTCTTGTATATCGACTGCGTGGCGCATGCTGTCGACCATGTCCATACGCCCAGATGCCAGCGCGAGCGTGAGCGCCGACACATAGGCAGCACGCTGGCCGTACCAAATCGGTGCGTCCTTGCACGTGAATCCATGCGCGCACAGCCAGCGCACACATTCGACGTGCCCGCCGACGACGGCGTACGCAACGGCGTCGGTGGCAGCTGATACCACTGATGGCCAACGCGCCACTGCAAATTCCAATAGATCTACATGGCCGCCGCGCGCTGCGCCGTACACGATAGCCGCTTGTTGGCCCTCGTGATATTTGGGTGCGAATGTAGGTCCACCCATCGAGTCGGCCAGCGTTTTGACGAGGTCGGCTTGCCCCGCGCACGCACACACACTGCCGACGTGGCCCACGAGTTTGGACGCGATCCAGTGGGGCATGCCGCAGACAGCGGCGGGGTTGGTCACAAGGCTCACGGCGTCGGCCAGACGACCACGTTCAATAAGATCATCGATGACATGCGGGTTAAAGTTGACCGCCAGTTCCTGTTGGAGTGCACCGGCTCGCACATGATCGGCCTTGGCGCGGCTCTCGCGATACTCGGCATTCATACGTACGAGGTTGTCTGCGCGTGATGTGTCGGCAGGCGATTGCGACAGGTTCCCGATCGAGTGTGCGACGCCGGCCCCTCCAATACAGATCAAAGTGGTGTGGTCCACGTTGTTGGACATGCGAGACACCAAGGCATTGATACGCGCGTTGCCGACGCACGTCCATGAGCACAGTCTGGCCTCGGACAGATACCCGCCGGATGGGTGCGGGCCAAATACGGCGTGCGTGGCCATCTTGCTGACGATGCGACGCTTGGGCATAGGTGCGACGGTCCACATATCGACGAGACCAAGGGGCGGCGGGATACGCGCTACAATCCATTCGACGATAGACCGACGATCCATGAGAGCGGCTTCAAGCAGGCACATGGCCCAGTCGATGGGTTCCGACGCAGGCCTTTTCTTCAGTGCGTATTCGAGCCCGCGGACGTCGCCGGCAAAGCACATGCCCTCGACCGTTGCGTATGCATACTGGCGCGCTTCGAGGTCGCGCGCCGTGAGCACATGAAAAGAAGTGGCGGCGAGTAGACACGGGCCCAAGTCATGATCCGGCACCCAGTTGAGGATGATTGCACGCCGCAGTTCGATCGGCAGCGTCTCCCAGCCGTATGACGGCATCGCATCTACAGCGTCATTGACAATCTCCATAGCCGGACCTTTTTCTTTTTTTTTTTGCTTTTTCTCTCTCTGTCTCTCTCTGTCTCTCTCTCTGTCTTGGCAAAGGCCGTCAAGTTCAGTATAGTCTCTTTGGCACAGAGAGAGGACACAGGCAACGCCCTGCACTTTTTACGTATGGTTTCTTTCGCCCCTGAATGGGCCAGCAATTTTTTTGTTTTTTTTTGTTCTCTTGGTTCTTTGGACGACCAAAGTGTCCGAATCGTATAGAACCCGGTGTTTGGTCGATTTTTTGACACCATTGGCGCCAAAAGACGAGCGGTGACAGACCGACCGAGCAAGCGACACACAGACCAAATGCACATAAGAAGAAGAAAAAGAAAAAGGAAGAAAAGCGTATTCGTTTTTTTTTGCGCTGTCTGATTTGTGGGACGCGACTCGGCGCGCGGGCCCACGTCATGACAAACCAAAAAAAAAAGAAGAAAAAAACAAAAGGAAACCTTTTTTGCGCGCCCCTTGTGCATGTTTAAAAAAAAGAGGGAAAAGAGGGTGCTATGTGCTTTCCTCTACTATTCTTTTTTTTTGGGCGCGATCAATGGCGCTGCTACGCAGAAAGAAACTGATTGTCCTGGTATTTTATTCTTTTTTTTTTTCGTTGTGACAAAGCAACTTTACGGGTCGGCAGCAAAAGCCTCCTCGATGGCCAAAACAACGGGCACACAAGATAGAGGTCGCGCAGTTGTCGTTGTTGTGGGCGTCGTCACCAAAGGCCAGATGCTGCAAACGGTCCGCGCGCTGCGCATATCGCCAATGGCAACGGCACTGTCAAATGCCTCTTGCGCTGCAGTATCGATTCCGTTGGCATCGACCATGGCGTCGATCATGTCCTTGCGTCGGGCAACGAGTGCCAGCGTCAGCGCGGATACGTTGGCGCAGCGCACGGGACACCACGTTTTGCGCTTGTCGCATGCAAACCCGCGCGCACAAAGCCAGCGCACACAATCAAGGTGTCCGCCGGCCACGGCGTGGGCAATGGCGCTCTCGCCATAGACCACCGACGGCCACCTCTCGAAAGCGTATTCAAGAATCGACATATGGCCGCCACGCGCAGCCCCGCGCACAATCTTGAATGCCAACGGGTTATAGTCAAACGGCGATGTGGGATTGTCGGCAGTGCCCGCGAGGGATTCAATGAGCGCGAGTCGACCCCGCACGGCACAGGCTTCGATGACGCGGGCAATGATACTAGACGCCACCGGCACAGGCGTGCGCGCAAGCGTGGCGCTGTTTGTCGCCAGGCTCACAGCCTCGTCGAGTCGGTCGCTGTCGATCAGGGCGTCAACAACAGTAGCCTCACTGAAACTGTCGGCCAATTTGCGTTGCAACACGTCAGCTTGTTCGTGGTCGCCAGCAGCGCGACACCAACGATAGTCGGCATCTAGATGCACGACATCATCCGCGCATGACGGATCGGCCTTTTGCTGCCGAGGCACGCGGAGCGACGCTACGATAAAGTCGCACGCTGCGCCTGCTGACCGCGTCTTTTGTAAGGCTGCCTCGACCTCGGCGTCAGATGCATCCGACAACATGGCACGCATCCGCGCATTGGCACTCTCTGCGCGAGTGCGATCATATGTGCCGGACATGTTGATAAAGGCGCATGCAAAGGTGAACAGACGACAAGCCATAGGGTCATTGTCGACAGCGGCAAATAGGGTGGGCAACGACTTCCACACGAGCGCGCGGGGCGGTGGCGGCGCATGCTCTAGTATCCATGCGACCGTGTGGGCGTGGCCTAGTGCGTCGGCCTCGTAAAGGCACAAGGCCCAATCGACAGCGTCGTCAGGCGGCGGCCTATGACGCAATACATATTCGAGGCCTTTGATGTCGCCGGCGCAGCACATGCCCTCGACCGTTGCGTATGCATATTGACGCGCTTCGAGATCGCGCTCTGTGAGCACGTGGAAAGAAGCGGCGGCGAGCAGACATGAGCCCAGGTCCCGGTCCGACACCCGATCGAGTAGCACTTTTCGGCGCATCTCTGTCGGCAGCGTCTCCCAACCGCACGGCGCAACCCCAGGGTCCTCCTCGTGCACCGTCACCATGCACTCTCTCTCTTTTTTGTATGCCGTTTGTTGTTTTTTTATTCAAGTCTGCTCCCAAGACTTTTTCTTGTTGGTACTTGTTGTTGTTCTTGTCTGTCTTTGGCACTGCACCAAAGGGCTGGTCTGGGTACCGTGCGAAAATATGACCGCTCGCTATTTGTTGCAATTTTTTTCAAATGCTTCACAGAGCATCGGCTGTAGTGGCCCGTCGATTTGGTAACAATGACTTTTTCCCCCTGTTTACGCCACCGCCCAATGCGGTAATGCCTTTTTTCGCAACAAGAAGAAAAGAGACCCATGAATCCGCCAAGAAAAACCAAGGGCAACAAAAACTCGAAAGAACTCTGTGGCCCCATGGCCGACCCCCATTGCACTCTTACTAGACACGCGCAGACCGACTGGTCCTTTTTTTCCTTTCGGTTAGGTTTTTTTCGCTAAAAACATTTTCCAAATGTCTTTTGGTCTGCCGGCACCGACTCTTTTTTTTTCTCAATTTTTATAAAGAATGAAAAAGAGAGCGAAAAAAGAGAACCAAAGAAAAAGTGCCCGTTGTCCGCGCCCACAGACGACTTTTGTTTCAATGTTTGTCTCGAAAGAGCCTTCTCATGACGCCAAACCGCACTTTCGGATACCTCAAAAGCAAGCGTGTTTCGTCATTCTTGAGCCTCTCTTTTCCATCCACGCGCCACCCAACAGGGGTTTTTGGGGGATATTTTTATTGCAAAAGATAAAGAAAAGAAAAGTTTGGGGAAATTCTCAGACAACGCCACACATACACACAAATGGATCAGTCGACGTGGCCTTCCGACACCTACGACGACAGTTACGGCACTGCAGACGCCCGTCAGGAAAAGGAGCACACGGTGCAAAAGCACCCGCCCAAAGAGGCATCGACTGGAAAGAGTGCCGCCGATGCGTTCGAGGGCGTCAACCGCGGCGACAAGTGCGCCTATGCTGCCGTCGTGCGATCCCAATGCGGCCCGTGCAACGACCCGCTCACCGTTAAATCCATAAGCAACACGTGGTGCGACATTCTTCGTGACAAGGGCGTGTCGCTCGAATGCCTCTGCGCCTTGGCACGCCACGTCGACATCCGCTACCCGTGGGACCCGTCCTACAACACGGCCCGACTCGTGTACAACAAGAGGATCAATGTGTTTCCGCAGGCCATTGTCTATGCGCACAGCGCCGAGGATGTACGCCGTGCGCTCGCATGGACGGCAGATCACAATGTGCCGTTTTCCGTGCGTTCCGGCGGGCATTCGGTCGAGGGCTACTCGACGACAACGGGCGTGGTCATCGACCTGAGTCGCCTTGACGGCCTAGAGGTGTCGCCCGACGCGCGCGAGGTGGCCATTCAAGCCGGTTCCCTTATTGGGCCTACTTATTTGCGTCTCCAAAACGGTGACCAGGGCACACCCGAGACGCGCGGCCACGGTCCGGGCGGCCTCATCGTGCCTATGGGCACGTGCGCCAATGTGGGTGTCGCCGGCCTCGTTCAAGGCGGCGGCGTCGGGTTCCTCATGCGCCGGTGGGGTTTTACCTGTGACAGCCTTGTTGCTGCCGAGGTCGTGCTCGCCGACGGTAGCATTGTACGCGCCGACGCCCACGGCCCGCATGCCGATCTCTTTTGGGCCATGCGCGGCGCCGGCGGAGGCAACTTTGGCATTGCCACGCGCTTTGTCTTTGGCACCCAGCGTCTTTCCACCGTGCTCTTGTTTGAGATTACGTTTGCCTGGGATGATGCTGTTGTGGTTGCCGATGCCTGGCAGAGATGGGCACCCTATGCGCCCACGAGGCTCACGGGTCAAATCAGTTTCACGCCGCCAACGCCCCTTGTAGCAGCCTCGACAACAACTGCGACAACATCCCCACACGAAAAAGAGCGCCGACCAGACGTCCAACCAGGCAAGGTGGTGGTGACGGGCGAATGGGTTCCCGATTTTGTGCAAGATGACGATGACAGCACAAAAGACGAGGCACACGCACAATCGCTCGCCAAGGCACGTCATGGACTCGAACAGGCCCTCAAGGCGTTCCGAACGGCAGTGGCCGATGCCGCACGGGGCCAAAACACGGCGCGTCCGAGGCCGCTCGGCGGCGGACCTCGTGCGTGGACCTCGTCCGTGCTCGACGCCGCGCGTCACTTTACCGACAACAACAAGCGCCCGCCCATGTCCAAAATCAAGACGGGGTTTGCCAACGATCTGCTGTCGCCGCGCGCGCTCCGGCGTCTCGTTGCGGCCATGTCGGAACCGCCTGCCATCAAACGGCGGTGCGCGACAGCGCCCACGTTGACCTCGGTCACCTTTCAGGCCATGGGCGGTGCCATCGCCGCTGTGCCTGTGAATGCCACATCGTTTTTCCACCGACGCAACACACTCTTTTGGGTCGAATATTCGGGTCACTGGACGGCGCCGGAAGACGCTGCCGCCGTGGCCGCGTGGGTCACGCGCACCTGGGGCGCACTGGAGCGCGACCTTTCAGGCTATGCCTATGTCAATTTCCCCGATCTGGCCTTGCCCGATTGGCAGAGCGCCTTTTGGGGGCCTCACTTGGAGCGTCTGTCGTTGATCAAGGCACGCTATGACCCGACCGGGCGCTTTTGCATGCCCCAGAGCGTCCCTCTCCCGCCTCGGTTCGCTCTGAGCGACGCCTAACGGTATCTGTCGCCGACATTGAACCACTTCTTGTTTGGTCAATTGGCTACAACCGTGGAAGCAAAATGAAACAGGCCCAAAACACCAGAAAAAACCAAAAGAAAATAGGCAAGCACAAAGGCGGCGACGCGTAGACGCCGCGTATTTTCAAGTCTCTTTTTTTTCTGTTGTGCCTTACGCGCAGCGCACGGTCCGTTTCCCAGATTCATCTGTGCCCCGTTGTCTCTTTCCGTTTGCCTTTGCCATTGTGCCCGCAACGGTGTCTTTGCAAAGACACCATTGTGGAGAACAACCTGTTTATTTGGGGGGTTTTTCCCTCTTGTGGGTCGCCGCCTTGTGCGGCGCACGGGCGACATGTTAGTCACCCCTTAGTTGAAATGTCGTGTGGATGGTGGCCTCGCGTACGAGGCCATAGGAAGACACGGTGCCCTCGTCGCCGAGCACCCGGCCGCCAAAGACCATGCGCTGAAAGACGACATGCGGGTCGTCGAGACGATAGGCACAAAGGCCCTTGAGCGTGCGCATGCTCCACCCATCACGCGACTCGACCATGCGCAATCTCCCGTCGAGCGCCTTTATGTATACATAGGACCACGGGTCGGTGGGATTGTGTGGTTCAATCGAGTAGAGCGGTTGGGCGCGTCGGCATGTGACGTTGTGGAGTGGTTCACGACAGAAAGGACATTGGTCGATGAGGCCGGTGCACAAAAGGCAGACAGATGGTGCCGTACACCGACAGTGTAGCACACAATCGGCGTCGGCTTCGAGGCACACGCAACATGTAGGAAGCGCTGCATTTTGCCACCCGTCGTGGCCGTCGGGTTTTGTGATGTCGATAGTCCAAGGCTCGTGGTTGATGATGCCATCGTCGAGGTTGCGCCGGTTCAAATGATAGACCGACCCGTCGAATTGTTTGACTACTGCCAGAACTCGGGTTGTCGCGCGTTCGAGAAAAACCGCATCGCCGCTGGCAGCCCCCGGACGCCCCAACATGGATGCTGCTGGTTGAGCGTGCACATAGTCGAGGAATGTCGTGTCGGCAGCGTGTCGCGATGGCCCATATTGCATGTCTTTTTTTTTGTTTTTCTGTCTGCGCTCGATCGCGACTTTCCTCCTCCTTTTTTGCGTGTGTTCTTTTGGCGCGCCTTTGTCCGCCTGTTTTTTCCAACTCTTTTTTTTTGGACAAGGGTCAAGACAATTCGTTGGTGACCGAAAGAGAAAATCAGGCACTCTATTCTTCCCCAGAGGATTGATTGTCCCACGCTGATCGCACAGCACCGCGTTGCGACAACAAAGGGAAAAGGGGAATAGGTTCTTTTTTAGGCAACCTGCCAGAAAACAAGAGCGACGAGCGACTGGCGGAAAAAGGAGGGGGCAATGGCGCTGAATGTGCCTCGCCTTTGAGATTGCGCAAAAAGCAGCCTGCCCTTTGGCCCATCCAACACCACGCACGCGCAACCACGACAGGCCTAGAAAAAAAAAAGAAAAACAAAAAACCAGACGAGCCAGGCAACAATAAAGCGCCCTCGTCTCCATAGGTCCCCTTTTCTCTGTCAATCTGTGTCGCGTTTTTTTTGCGCCCGCCCGCGCGACGCACAAACAGAAACCTCGTCTATAGGCCACCAGCCGGCACGACCGATAAATAAGAAAGACCCGTGGGCTTTTCTTCTTTTGATTTTCCTTTCTGCAAGAGAAAGAAAAAAGGTCGACAAGGACAGCGAGAGAGAACCAAGACGGCGCCGATGGAGACATGTCTTTTTCCCTGGTGGCGTTGCTTCTCTGCGCCGCGCGACACCTATTCGAGAGTGCGCGCATCCACGGACGACAGCAACACAAACAGATGCAACGCCACAGGCGTATCCGATTGCGGGGCGCACGACGCCCTGTTTGGATTGCCTTGCGAATTGTGGCACATGATCTGGAGCCATGCAGCACAGGCGTCCCAGGCTCATTTCGTCGTGGCGCGCGTCTGCTGGGCGTGGCGTCGCGCCATCTTGGACCTGCATCGTGCATCTGGCACGCGGCGCATGCAACGTGGCGCCGAGGCGTGTCGTATACTCGTGGCGCGCGATGCGATCGATGCAGGCAACGCCGATCTATTGATGTGGGCGCTTCGGTCGGCGTGCGCCGTCAAACCAACGCCGCTGGCGTGTGCACGTCTGTGGGACCGCCTTCCGACCACAGGATCATTGGCGTGCGCGCGTGTCCTCCGCGACGTTGGCCCATGGCCGCCCGAATGTGTTCATGGGTGTCCATGTTGCTATGACCACTCGACCAAACCTTTGGCGAGCGACTGTCGCATCTCTCGTGTCATGACCGCCACCGTTGCCAACCGCCATGTTGAACTCTTTCGTGCCCTAGTGCGTTGGGAGTTTGCAGGCGGAAAGCGCTGGCATCGCATTGTCCTTTCCGAGGCCGTCACACGTGGCTACACCGATATCCTCGATGTGCTCGTTGAGGAGCGCGTATTTGGGACGATCACTTGTCGCGTTGGCACATTCCCAACGTGTCTAGCGCAGTTGGGCGACGGACGCGATGCCGCCTGGGTCGAGTGGGCTGCCCATTTCAACCGGCCCGAGTCAATGCGCTGGCTCGTTGAGCATGGTATCGGCACGCCGGCCGACTGTGATAATGCGCTGGTCGTTGCCGCGAGGCGCGGCAGCATCGACACTGTGACTTGGCTGTGCGAGCGCGAACACTTGGGCCGGTTTGCCGATGCCTTTGTGGCGGCGTTGGTCCACAAGCGCATCAAAACGGCACGCGCCATGATGGCCCACGCCGCCGTGGCATACGTCTATGCCGAAATCCAAGGCGACACCATACCTGAAGCCGTTGCGCGAGCCCGTGCCAACTCGTTGCCGTTGTGTGCTCGTGCGGTGCCCCTACTGGATGCGCTCTTGGCTCTCGACAAACCCAACCGCGTCTAGATCTCTTTTTCTTTCTTGAAAAAAATGACTTTCCTTGCGCTTGCTGTGGACAGATTGTGCGCATCTCACCAATGTTGTTTCCTTTTTTTTTGTTTTCCTTGTCTCACTTTTGCGCGACCCACGCAAAAGTCTGGACCATGCAAAAGGCGGACCTTTTTCCTTTTTTACCGAAAAAAAGGACAGGGGACACACGGGGTACGATGCAATATACAAAAAAAAGCAAAAAAAGTGGGCGCTCTGTTGCGCGTGTGCGAATCGACCAGGAATCAAGAGACCGCGCTGCGCCTCTTTTTTTTTTCATCCAATTGTTGTTGGCGTGCAATCCCCAATGGACGACCAAAAAAACATAGGCATGCCAAGGCAGACAAAAGACAATGAACCGTCTCTCATGTGCACCCTTTTTCTCACGAGCAAACAAAGCAGACGATAAAGCGAAAAGAAAAAAGACAGAGGCCCTTTCAAAAAAAAAAGAAACCGTGCCTTGTCACGAGAAAAAAATGGCACCCAACGGACACGGGAAAAGAGTTGCTGTACAATCCGATGGGGTTTTTTTGCGGTCCCAAAACTCTCAAAGGGAGCAAAGGAGAAAGCCGCCCAAAAAAGTCAAAGATACGTCCCAAAGATGTGTCTCATTTGTTGTTTCGCTGCTCGTAAAGTGCCAACAGCAGACATGTCTCGCCTCCCGAATGCTCGCAGTTTTTGAGCAGACAAAACAACGGGCCGTGGGCGCTTTTGGGCGCCTCCTTGACTTTATTTACCCACACCCTCCGGGAACTTTTGGCACCACAATGTCCGTGATTTTTTAAACAATTTTTTTGTGTTCATGAGAGCACATTTAGCAAGTGGGCGAGTACGTCGTGAGCGCGTCGCGCATACACGCGATCCGCCAACGTATCCGGGAGACGTGCCAGCGCCGTGTGCACGCAAGAGACCAACGCGTCGTCCAAAGGCCGAGGACGACAAAACCGACTCCAATCGACCGCTCCATTTGTTTGTGGATGGCCTTTGTTCCGAGAGCGCGCATATTCGATGCCGAGCATCTTGTCAATCTGATGGGTGCGTGGCGCTACACGCACTCGCGCTGGGTCGCAATAATGCGCCATGCGCGCGAGCCAATGGAGAGCGAAAAACAGTCGACGGATGTCGGGACCGTTTGCACTCTTGTGCACATCGTGCTCGGCCATGGCCCACAGGTCGACGTCGCACTGTGCGCGCTCTAGCGCAATGAGCAGCAGAGCCAGGCCATTGCATTCGTCTCGCGTTGACAGGGCTGCGGCGGCGACGGCCAACGCACCTAGATGCTTTATGGCCTCGGCCGGCCACACGACTGCAAGTCGCGCCATTGGTTCGATTCGCATAGTGTATCGCGCTGCTGCCAACCATGGACCGACGGTGTGCACATTGTGTCGGTGCACGATAGCGTCGAACCAGCGCGCGTCCGGCGTGAACCCCATATCGCGTGCCCAACCCCATATGCGAGGACTCGACGGAAAGTCGATGAGGGAGCCCAGCGGCGGCTCAATATGGCCTTGGGTGCGCTGCAGTACGGCGACCATATATGCGCACACGCGAGGTCCGCCATTGAGTATCGCACTGCGCAATATGTCACGTGCGTCGTAGGTTAGACCGCGCGCATCGGCCACACAAAAGAGGGCCACACAATCGGCCTTGATAGCACGCTGCGCGGCCCACATGACGCAGATCCAACCAACACGTTCAATGATCAAATCCAACGCGTCGGCACGGTCGCCGGCGATGGCGCCATTGACAGCGTGGTTCACCCAATAACTCTCGACAGTCTTGCCGCGCGCAAATCGCGAGCGCACGCTCCGCGTCCTGACCTGGTTGATCAGATGGTAGGGCACGCTACAATCTGCTGCTGCTGTCGTGGGGCTACCAGTGCTGCCGCGGCGATCATCATTGTCGTTATCCTCGATGACATGATTGTCGTCGCCGTCGTCGTAGTAGACGTCAGGAAATCGTCTCGTCTCGGGGCACGAGCCGCCGCTGCGCGTGATGCCGCCCAGGGCAAAGACGCGGTCGAGCAAGTCGAGATCGCCATTGAAGGCAGCCTCGTAGGCGTATCGACCAAGCACGGGGGAGAGAACCCGTTTGTGGTCACAGCGGTCGAGTGCGTCTGGGTGCCGGCGGCGCACCGCCACCAGGGCACGAAGCGCGTCGAGTGCACAAGTGCTAGCATCGGCGGGCGCGTGCTCGCCCTCTGCGACGCATCCGAGTGGAGACGAGACGTACTTGCCTCCGTTGCTCTTGATCCACTTGGAGAGACGCGCGAAAATGTCTCTTCTAGTATCGTCATCAATGTCGACGACGCCACACACAGCGTCCTCAATTTCCGCCAAGCACCGTTCGTCAAATGTCTTGTGCGCATAGGCAAGAGCGGCTGGAACGCCCGATCCCTCCAGGGCGAGTGACACCATAACAGGCGAGGCCTCACGCGCCGACATGGATACACGAGCAACCTCGGCAATGGCCTCATGATACCAGATCGAGTTTGCGTCATTGTGCGATGCCATCTCGACCAACATGTCGGCGACCGACGACGCACACAATACGCGCCCACTCGTCCAGATGGTGTCGTCGCACAGGCGCTTTTTGGTGAGCGTCCGATAGCGCGACGGCGTTGACCGCATTGACGCGCCTCGCACTAATCTGTACCAACGTTGGCAGACGAGAGCCGCCCACGGCCTCCATTTGGGGTCGAGGATGGGGTTGGTGTGTCCGTCTGTGCCATTCAAGATAGCATCCCATATCTCGTCGGGCAAAAAATCGACGACACAATCCATGCCGATGCCGGTGTGCGTGCACAAAGCAGACAGTAGGCCAGTGCCTAGGGCAGCGCACGAGGGAGGGAAGGAGAGATGAAAAGAAAGAACCAGAGAGGAATTAGCCTGTTGGTGGGGGGAAGCGCGTTGGCAACATGTATCCAGACAGGCCTTGACTTTTTTTTTGTCACCCTGACGCACCCACACAGACGTGTGCAGCAAGGCCAACACCTATTGGCTCATGGGGTTTTTTCTTTGGTATGCAATAGAGCCCCTTTGTTTTCTTTTCTTGAGGGATGCCGTTGTGAGATTTGCAGGTGGGCGAGCCTGTTTGAGCCGTCGGAACACACGCCACCGGGCATCGCAGACCCAACCGCATTTGCCTTTTTTCCCCCTCTTGTCTTTGTCTCTCTTTTTTTTTCCTTTTTTTTTTGAAAAAAAAACGGATGTGCTTGTTGATGGGTCCAAGAGACCCGATCGCAGCGCAGCGCGGGGGGTGGTTGGTCCTGTCGGTTTTTTTGGTTTTTGTGTCCTGTCAGGGGCCCAGTCTTTTGCTTGGGCTTTGCCAACGTGTTGCCACGTCCATGTGTCGCTTTGGGACCCATTGTTTTTGATTATCTTAAAGAGAAAACAGTCTCCTTTGCCGCCGTCCGCCCCCTTTGTCGTCGTCGCTTGTCGTACATTTCCGGCATTTTTGGACTCTCCCAAGGAGCCAGCTTTGACACGCTGCACTTTCTTTTTTTTTCGGCTGCGCGGCGCCCGGCACCTTTTCGACATGTTTGGACACACCATTTGGGCACAAGACACTGGGCGCACCCGCGGTTCAACATGGGCGCTTTCTCATCACCAACGACAACGATCTACTGTGCGCCCGACGTCATACGACGGAACGACCGCGTTGGCCAATGTGCACCCCTTGGATGGTGACTACAAGCATTGGACTGCACAATGGCCGCCGAGTCGAATCACGCTACGGCGTCCCATGGTCGTCGAGGGTGCAACGCACAATGCGCTGGCGACCGTGGTGTGCCTGATGGAAGGTTATGCGCGACTCCTTTTTTCCAACCAAGCGTCGGCCGAGGCCCGCGGGATCGATCTCGACGAGGTGTCTCGTGCGCTCAATACGGTTCATCCGGGAATCGACCTTGTCGGGCATATTATCGCGAGAATGCGCATGGATCCCCTCGCCGATCGTGCAATTGCCTGGTACCGCTGGATCACAGCGTCTCCACAGGACGCCAGAGGTCTCGGCGCTGTTTCGTCCCTGTTTTCCATGGCGCCCGGTTCGTACGGTGATGGCCATGCATCACCAGACGATACACGATTGCTGTTGGATGCATTGGCGCGACGCGGCGCCGGTACCGACACGCCATTGTTGACGCGCACAATGTCGGGAACGACAACAAATCTACACCCCTTGTTTTATTTCAAGGGCGCATCTGGCCGCCGAATGCTTGCCGACGAGGTCCTCGGAATTGCACCCGATCAACTCGCCCGTTGGGTGCGAGGTGACCGCCGTCTACAAGATTTTGCATCGACCTCGACAGATCGTGCCTTGCGTGCTTTTTTCGATCGCGGCGTCCGCCACTATGCGCCGCGTGATTGCGCTCGACACCTCCTGCCCGATTTTACCCGCCTTTTCGATATGCGGTTTTACTTGGTCCCTATAGTAGGCGACATCGTGCTCATGGGCACGGCAAACTCGCCTGTCGTCGAGTCTCTTTTGGCTGTCGACCCCACCGCGGCGGCCGTGCGTTCTTTTTAGCGGGTGCAATGTTTCCGCTTTGCTCTGGCGTCGTGTTGCTCTTGGCCTCTTTTTTTTCCCCAATCTTTTCTGTGTTGGCTCTGTTGCGGCAATCTTTTTCGCACCCTTTTTTTGTGCACGCACATTCTTTTTGGTAGAGGCGACGAGAGCCGATACATGCGCGCGCACACACACACACACACACACAAAAAAAGGAAAAAATGAGGGTCATAGCCTTGTTCTCTCTAAATGTCGTCTTTGCACAACCAAGTGCGCACACAGACGCTATAGATAGTGTCGCCTCGCCAAGGCAAAACACAGACAAGAGACACACGGCCTATTTTTTTTTCCTATTTCGGTGTCTGCCTGCGCGCGCCTGCGACGATCGTGTCATCGCGCTGTTCGCCTTTCTTGGTGCGCCACAACAACAGAGAAAAAAAAAGGGAAAACGGAAACCACACGCACAACACAAGCCGGCTCCGCGAGACCACATTGTTGCATTGCATTTCCTGCGGCACGTGGCTCTTTTTTTATAAGAGAAGGAAAAAAGACCGAGACACTGCCCGGCAGGGGCTGACGGACGTTGCTCGCGCTTCATAGCATGGAGGCAGAGACGACGCGCACCCAAAAGACAGCAAAATCGCCTTGGTCGTCCTCGTCCCTTCCCGACACTGCGTTGACGCGCATCCTCGTCGACAATCTGCCCGATCACCACAGGCGCGTGGCGGCATTGACCTGTGCGCGGTGGAGGCGAGTTGTGCTCGCTGCAACAGTAGCGGGCGGCGGCAGCCCCCTCGACCTGCGTATCGACGGACGCACACAAGGCCTTTTGGCGCGCGCTGGATGTCTCAACGTCCTCATATGGGTGGCAGAGCGCGTGCCTCGCGGCGACGCCCACTGGTACCCCATTGTGCGCGGTGCCGCGTCGGGCGGACGTCTGGCCATTCTTGACTGGGCAGTGACCGAGGTACCACGCGCCTATCTCGACGGTGCGCTGCCCTTTGTATCTGCCGCCGCTGCCGGACACATTGGCGTTCTCAAGGGCCTGTATGCGCGCGGTTTCGACGACCTGTCAGGGCCGGCGGCATGCACGGCGGCCGTCGACGGCGGACATTTGGCGTGTGCCGAATGGCTTTTGGCGCGCGGCGCACCGCTCGACTATCAGGCAGCATGCGAGCGCGCCGTCACAACGGGCAATCTCAACGTGCTGGCGTGGTTGTGTGCCTTGACACAAGATGAATCCGACGCAGGGTACGACTGGGACCCATTAGGGCTCGTGGCCCTGGCGCCCAACACCACCGTATCGCAATGGCTTTTAGATCATGCGCGTGCGGATGCCGTCGTTGCGCGTCGTCGCCGGCAGCGCTTCCACGGTGACAGGCGCAGTTCGGCGGGTGTTGTATCACGCACCGCCTAGGCGTGTCGGAGCCAAAATGTCGCAGAGAGCGTCGTCGGTGAATCACGCATGTGCGCACGCATAACATCGTGTTTGGTGGTGCCAAGAATGTGTCACAAACCAACGCGACGATAGTGTGGCATGCGCGGACCAATGCCGCGCTGCCGTGTCGCGGTTTTCTTCCTCGAACAACGCGAAATGTCTCTATTCTCTTTTGATGTTTTTCTCTCCAAAAGAGGCTTGTCGATCTTGGACCCGCAAATGTTGATCGTGAGAAAAAAAAAGAGGGCGTGCCTCTGGGCGCCCCTTGCCGAGGTCCCAGAAAAGACAAGAAAAGGGATGCACAGGGGGTTTGGTCCAATGCTCACGTTGGTGGACCAAAGGCACCATACAAACATTTTTTTTGTTCTTTTAACATTTTAGTGAACCTGAAACCCCAAATAGCCACGAGTCCTTGTGTGTGTCTCTGGGTTCCGGCCTGCGCCGTATGCGGTCTTTTTCTCTCTCGGCCACAAGAGCCTCCTTGTTTCCACCGCCAGAAGAGAAGAAGGAAGGCCTATAAAAGAGGCCATTTTTTGCCTTTTTTATAGGCCTTCCAACAAATAAAAAAAGTGAAAAAAAAAGACGATAGCACGACCAACAAAGTGCGCCGCCGTGGATGTGCACTGCCTGAGCCGCAGCGGCAGAGTCCTTGTTGCACTCTTTTTTTTTCTCTTTTTTTTTCTCAAACCAACAGCGCCTTTTGTTGGGTGGGGATTGTTTTTTTGTGCGTGCAAAAGCGTACTGGCGATTGGGAAAGGGAGAAAAAAAAAGAGGCAAGGGCGAATCGGTGGTGAGGCACCCGCGGGCCGAACGAAAAGAGAGGCGAGCGAGAAGGAACCGGCCGTCGATGGGAAAAGAGGCAGTCGACAATTTTCCCATTCTTTTTTTTTCCAGAAAAAAAGCCCCCGAGGCGACACAGCAAAAACAAAAACACACTGATCGAGGCCATGTCTCGCACGGGTGAAATCATGATGGCGACGGTATTTTTCAACGCCACGCAAGAGGTGACTGCCATGCCGGCATCGGGGCGCTACGTCCTGCCCGAGGGCACCGTGCCCGGCACGGCCGTCGTGTTTATCGCAAGGGCGCGCGGCGACGCCATTCCGGTGCCATTCGCAGTCGAAGGAGCCGATGCGCCCACCAGGGTGACCGCCACCAAGGATGGCGTTGCCTTTACGGGCGACCTCGTCTCCATAGACGCCGAATCGCTCACACTGTCGACCGATGCCGGGATCACGCAGACTTTGACTGGTTACGATGATGCGCAGATCCAACGCCGCGATCGACCCACCGTCATCGCCGACGCAACCGCGGCGATTTCAGAGGCGCGCGTCGCCTTTATGCGTGACGGTCTCTCTTGGCGTCCGTCCTACTTGATTTATCTGGGGCGCGGCGATACAGAGCAAGAGGACGAACCGATCATCGAGCAGATTGTGGGCGCGGCCGACATTCGCAACAAGAGCGATCGCCGTGTCCACATTGACCACACGTGGCTGACCGCCACGCGCGTGCCTCTTCCGCCTGGCCGCAGGCCCGCTACCGCACGATACGCCCCCAGACCCATGCAAATGGCAGCAGCAGCAGCAGCAGCACCCATGGCCATGGAAGAAGGAGCCACAAGGTCATTGGCGATGGTCCGCGCGGCGCCGGCCGGTGGCGACGTGGACACTGATCAAGAGGCATCATCGTCAAACCCTAGCGAGGCGGCGCGCTACGACTTGGGTGCGCTGTCGATGGACAGCGACTCAACTGTGACGGTGCCTCTGTTTGTTGCCGGACCTCCCGCCGAACAGGCCGCCGTGCGCTTTTGCCTCTTGCCGACGGGTCCGACGACGCCCGGCGAGCGCAACGAACCTCTTACGCGCGGCTATCGCTTTGTCACCGAACAGGCCATGCCGCCTGGTCGTGTGACCGTCTTTGACCCCGATATGGGCTTTGTCGGCGTGGCCGATCTCGGAGGCGCCGTCGCCGGCGAACCCGTCGATCTGCGTCTAGGACCGTCGACCCAGGTCGACGTCGACGTATGGGTGCAGGTCAACACCGCCTATTCGCCTGTGGACTTGGGCGACGACACCATGGTCGGCGACGACGGCCGACACTCGCCAGACATGGCGATGCTGGGACACAGAGACGTGAGACGCGATCAAGCGACGGTGGCGCTTCCGACAGTGGTGCAGGTGATAGACCACGTGGTGGTCCATGGCGTCGTGCGCAACGGCACAGGGCGCCCAGTCGTCATCGTGCTTTCCTATCGGCCCATCGTCGGCGGTGTGATCACATCGAGCGAGCCGCCATGTGATCGCATGACGCGCGGCGTCGCCGAATGGGAGGCCACCTTTGTGCCGGGCTCCACCGACCTCAGACTCGTCTTGGAGGTGGACCGCGGCCAGCGCATCGTGACACCATCGACTGCCATAAACTAATCAGCCTGCTTGGTTGCTCTGTGTTGCTCCATCATCATCATGCCTTTTTTTTACCATAGCGCCATCGCCTCCCGCGCGCAAGCACACACACCGCATAAAGGCCACGAGGAAAACCAATAAACTCGCGATGGATTCTTTTGAGGAGGTGACGCGCGTGCAAAAACATTACGCTGTTGTCATTGGTGGCACTGCGCCGGGCCGCCTGCATATGAATTGGCACCACGGCGCCGCCATTTTTAGTATCAGCACGCACACATACACACTCTCTTGCCTCACTCTACCTTTGGCGACCCTCCTCTTGTCAGGCGACGCCAACACCTACCACCAAAGAGAGAGAGAGAGAGAGAGAGAGAGAGAGAGAAAATGGACCGCAAAAGCATGTTTATGATGACGGCTCTCATGTGCATCGTCTTGGCCCTATGTGCCGTTGCGACGCCCGCTGACGCTGCCTCGGGCGACGCGATCCACCCCGGTGCGTTGGTCAAGATCTACGCTGTTGGACCCAGCCAGTGGGTGCGTCGATCGCCAACACATTCGACCAGCCCAGTGCGCGCGGCCGACAACATATCAAAGTCGCAGGCGACCTCATTCCTGTTTGAGGGCGGCGCCACTGGATCGCCCATCCCGCTGCCAAGCGGCAACCTCTACCTGGTCGACGCCTTTACCACGCGTCCCTATTGCGATCCGCGACCAGTTGTGAGTGGCTGGTTTGATTCGACGCTGATGTGCTGGGAAACCTCTGACGGACCGTGGCTCTCGCTCACTGCGACGTCGACGGGACCCAACACTGTTCTCAACGACGGCGACGAAGTCTATCTCTTTAACGGACGCAATCACCAGTGGTGCAGGGCGCCCACGTGGCCCACCAACAATGCCGCAATCTATTGCGATAGCGGTGACGTCAGTGGCACCGACAATTCCATTCTGCGGTTCCGCATCTACCTGGCCTAGCATCACGTGACCCTGGCCACAGCTGTCGTTGTTTGCGCCTTTTGGTCATTTGTGCCAACAACATACACAACTCTTTATTTAGCGCTCTTTACATAAAAGAAAGTGTTTATTCAAACCTGATAAAAAGACGTTTTTTTGTTGTTTTTTTACCCAGGTCCTCCGAGGGCATTTACAAACACCTCCCGCGTCTTTTTTTCCCCAGGCTGCGCTACAGTCGCCCTTTCCCGGCCAAAAACTTATTTCAGCCAGAACGGCACAAAACAAAGTTGTGGCGCCTGAAAGGAGGACCAAAATAAATCGTTTTTTTTCTATCCAGTAACCGCACACGCCTGCCATTGAGGCGGCGCGGGTTCAAACCTCGTGGGCGGCGACTCAAAACCGACCGGTCTGAACAATACGGTGCGGCGGCTTGTCGTCTTTATTCTCGCGGTTGTTTTGGCATGCGGACCTGAAAAAGCGCGGCCCCAGATAGGGGGCAAAAAAGGCAGATAGAGAAAATTCAAGGCCGTCCAATATTCTCAAAGGCAAAGGAAAAATCGGCCACAAGACAAATCCCGCTGCTGGCCAGCAGTCTGGTTTTTTTGGGTTCCCGCGTGGCCGTGGTTTTGCGCCTTGTTTTTTTTCTTAAAAAAAATGTTTGCTGGCACAAGATAAAAAAATAGATTGGGCGCGCCGTTGTTGGCGCAGCTTTGGACAATCCAAACACGCAACGGTCGTGGTGGCGTCTGCAAAGAAAGACCAACCCAACACAATACACGCCAGCCAAATCCCGTAAAAAAGGATTGGTGCCTTTTTGACCCTTTTTTTCGTCCACCACAAAAACACGGCGCGACAAGGTGTGATGATCGGTTGTGATCACACAGCTTGTTCTTTATAAAGAACAGACTGCACGTCGGCTAAATGATATCAACCACCAGTTGTCTCTCTTTATCGCACCGCCAGTGTTGCCATCTGCCGTTGCCATATATCATTACCACTGTGTTGTCGGCGCCGCCCCCATACATATATACATATCCAGCGCCGCAAGCACATCACAAAAAAAACAAGAACCCGAGACAACAAACCAAAGACCATGGCCGCCTCCTCCTCCCGTCGCTATGCAATGACTGCTGTGGCAGCCGCGCTGAGCATCTTCCTGGCGCTCTGTGCAATTGCCACGCCCGTGCGCGCTGCCATTGGAGACCCCATTTACCCCACCACGCTGGTTCAGATCTATGCTGTTGGGCCCAGCCAGTGGGTGCGCCGTTCGGCGACGCACTCGACGAGCCCCGTGCGCGCCGCCGACAATATCGCGCAATCGCAGGCGACGCTCTTTTTGTTTGAGGGCGGCCCTGCCAACACGCCCATCCCGTTGACGAGCGGCACTATTAATCTCATCGACGCCTTTACTATGCGTCCGTACTGCGAGCCGCGCAATGGCGTCAGTGGCTGGTTCGACACTACACTCATGTGCTGGGACACATCAGATGGACCGTGGCTCAGGCTCGTCACGGCTTCGTCGACGGTGGACACGGTCCTCAACAGCGGCGACGAAGTCTACATCTTGAATATGCGCAACAGCAGATGGTGCGGAGCGCCTACGTGGCCCACCAACAATGCCGGTCTCTACTGCAATTACATCAACGTCGGCAGCGACAATGCCGTCATGCGCTTCCGCGTCTATTCGACCTAGATTGCACTGGCGCAGTCGAGCCCATTTTTTCGCTTCTTTTTTTTTCTCGTGTCGTACTGTCATTGATATGCCCTTGTGTTTGATCACCTTTTTTTTGCTATCACTGTCTCTATCAACCGTGGTCACGTTGCTCTTGTTTCACGCGCTTTGTCAGACGCGCCATGAATGTACGACACAATAATAAAAAACTTTTGACGGAAACTTTTTGTGCCCCAATCAAACTCTCACGACGTCTAATACGCCACGGTTCAGCCGCATAGCACATAAAAAAAAGAATGTCGAGCAAGTAGATCTAGTAGAAAAAAAAAGGAAATAATTCTCAATGACGATTTGGGGGGCCTGTGGTGATCCGGAACCGCAGACATCAACAAGTCAGGCGATGCGCCTTTTTTTTCGAGAGAAAGGGCTCGGCGGTCACCGACAGACAGACCGGGGGCGCACAAGCCTTTGTGGTCCCTCGCGTTGACTCGTCACCACACATTTTTTCAGTTGAAACATCAACCAATAGCATCATTTTTTTTAATGACACGGTGCAATCCAATAGACGTGTTGCACACGCGCCGCTGCGGGGTACAAAAAAACACAAAGTGGGACCAGAAAATACTTGTGCACCCACAACTACACACACCACCTGAAACCAAAAAAAAAAGAGAATAGCATTGTCCATGGATACTACGCCAATGCAACAGGAACTCTGCATCATCCGACACCAAGGGCCTCTCCCCGCACCATCGCAGCGTGCGTGTGTCCTCTTTTTCTTTCTTCCTTTTTTTTTCAAGAGAAATTTTTTTGATACTGCATGTAATGGCAACGGGGGGCAATGTGTGGTTTGGTGTGGGTTCTGATATCGTGCGACGGAAATGTGTCTGTCTGTCTGTGTCTTCATAGAGTCCGAGAGGCAAGCGTGCTATTACAAGACACACAAGCAAGAACTGGCCGAGCGCTTTGCCGGACAATGGATTTGCATCGACAATGAGGAGGTGGTCGAATGCGCTGCCACAGAGGGCGAACTACTCGATCGTCTAAACAACACTGGACCTCGTCCCGACAGCCTGATGGTGTGTGTCAGGCCCGACGACGGCACGGTCTTTCTCGGGAGCGTGCACTAATTTTGTCCTCTGGCCATAACTTTTTCTTGGTGAAAAAAATGGTTTTTCGGTTTGCCGAGAGAGACAAGAAAATAGAAGAAAAAACACACCACCAACAAGAGCGGCGCACGACAAAATGTGTGGCGTCCTAGCCTGAATGGACCGGTCTTTTTGTTGTTTGCGCCTTGAACTGGCCAAAAACCACGCCCTCTTTTGTGGCCACAAAAGAAATACAGTAGTCGGCCGCGCGTCGCCCGTGGACAGAGACCGCACAGCCCATCATCGACCACGCAAATTAGGAAGCGAGTCCTTTTTTGGGGGAGAAAAAGAGCAACTATTATATTTGTTTTTGTTTCACATTATGATCGCGTATGGGTTTCATCTTTTTTTTGTTTGAAAGGGTGTTGCGCATGCAAAGAAAGTTTGAACGCAGGCCATCGACCGGCACATCGGGCGCAACGCAAAGAAAAGAAAGAAGAAAAAATTGACCACGCCTATCGTTGTTGATTGTTTTTTTTCTCAGTCTGCTGCGCCGTCGCCCGTCTTCTCTAGCGTGTGCCATTGCGCATGAGCACATGGGCCGGTTGTGCATATGGCAACGCCTTTGTATGGTTGCAACGTACACAGGGCCACGACTAAACCAGCGGGTGGGCAACGCAAGGGTGCCTACAAAAAGACGACTTGCCACACGTGGTCGGCGTTGACGTCGCTATAGACAAAACCATCGGCGGCAGCCACCACGTATTTGCCATAGTGGTTCTTGAGGGACCAACGGTCAGCGCCCTTGTCGATGGCCTCGAATTGTTCCCACGTGCTGGCGGCCGTGGCCCCTGCGTCGACGCTGTCGGTCGGATTGGCCCGAAGGTATTTGTTTTGCCACGACCGAAAGACGTACTTGCCATTGTCCAGGCGGATCGCGGTCCAGCGCTCCCACGCCTGCACAGAGGCGGCACTGGCCGACACGCCGCTATAACTGTGCGCCGTAAGGTACTTGCCCGACACGGACGACTTGAGCGCGACGACGGGCGACACTGGATGCGTGTATTCGACGAGCACGCCGCCCGCGGCGCCATCGCTGTCGCTGTAGAGACGTGTCGGGTAACACAGATAGGCCGATCCGCCGCCCGAGCCGCTGTTGGCCGGCGGGGCCTTGGGCATGGCGGTTTGGGAGTCGCCGCCGTTGCCATTGAATCCGGCCGCGCCGCCTGAGCCATAGCAAGGGATCGCCAGTTGGCCCTGCCCACCGGCCCACTGACGGCCCGGCGACGTCCATCCGGCGCCCACGGTGAATGGCATCGAGAGCGTGTTGTAGGCGTAACCGCCGCCGGCTCCGGCACCTCCGGCCTTGATGTCCCCAACAATGGCACCCTCCTTGGGGGCCGCCAACAGGTTGTCGTCGACGGCACCCGACGGGTTGCCCCCGCCTGCCCGAATGCCTATGGCGGCCGATGTGGCGCCGCCGCCGGCGCCGCCCTGGCATCCGCGCCGGCTCGTGGAGATGAGCGAATACCCGCCGCCGCCTCCATACGCCGCGGCACGAAACAGTTCGGTGCCGTTGGGCGCCGTGGCCACCACCAGCGTGTTGCCGCCGTTGCCCGCCGTGCCGCCCGTGCTCGGCGTGTTGCGACCCCAGCCGCCGCCGCCCACTGTGATGGCCCACTGAACCTGCTCGATGGGGACGGCCCATGCGGCTTCGCCCGCCGCTCGATACATGACGGCCGAGCCGCTGCCTCCTCCTGCCGTGCAAAATCCAGTCGACGAAGCGCCTCCGCCGCCGCCCCACAGGCTGACGACAACGTCGGTGGCGTTGGCCGGCAGCGACCACGACTGGGACGCGCCCAAGAGCACGCTGTAGCGGTGACCGTGCGCTGTTGTCGAAATGCAACACAAAAGCGCGACCAGCATACCGAGAGTCCTCATGGTCGACATGTTTTCGTTGGAATTTTCTTTTTCCTTTTTTTTTGTATTCTCTATATTCTTTCTTTTTTTTTGTTGAGAACGCGACCAGGGCAAGGTGCTTTGCCAAAGGCGCCGCCGAGTAGGTGATACCGCGGGATCGTCCATCAAGACGCTGCAGCCAGCGGGCCTCGTATCGTTGACCAACTGGCGGTGGTGCCAAAACACAAGAAACAACAGAGTCGAAACGGACCCAAGTGCGCGGATTACACGAAAGCGTCTCTATTTTTGTGGCCTATGGAGTTCTTGGCCCTTTGGGAAAAAGGGGATGGCCTTTTTCTTTTCTTTTTTTTTTTGAGGGGGCAGCACATGGCGCTGCCGCGCTTTTGTCGGCTGCGCGCTTTCCGCGTGCGTTGTTCTCGAAAAAAAAATCGGCAGATTTGCCGATTTTGTTGTCGCGGTGCACCTCTCTCTATCTCTTTTTTTTTGCGCCCTGGCCCCACGCTCTGCCGAGGACGCAAACACGCGGAAAATTGCAATTGGGTTTAAAAAGGGGAGAAAACCAAAAAAAAAAGGCAAGGAACGGCGTCCACGACAAACAGAAACAGACTCATGGCAACAGAAGAAAAAAAAACGCGAGCCTCTTTTATTGGCTCTTTATTCGGGAGAAACTCGATCGAGTCGGCTTTCCCATGTTTTTTGTTTGCCGTGCTCTTTTTTCCTCCTAAAGGAAGGTGATTTCCCAGAGGTGGCTGGCGTCGGTCGTGCTGTGGACAAAGCCGTCGGCGGCCGACACGAGATACTTGCCGTGGTGGTTCTTGATCTGCGACACCGTCTGTGTGAGTTCAATGACGTCAAACTTTTCCCAGTCGTCGATGGCGGTGGCCGTGGCCTCGACGCTGTCGGTCGGATTGGCCTTGAGGTACTTGCCGTGGTAGGATCGGAAGGCGTACTTGCCGTCGTCGAGACGGATGGCCGTCCACCGCTCCCATGCCTGTACGGTAGCAGCGTTGGCAGACACGCCGCCGTAACTGTGCGCTGTGAGGTACTTGTAGTTGGCGCGCGACTTGAGTGCCACGACGGGCGACACGGGGTGTGTGTACTCGACCATAACGCCGCCCGCCGCGCCGGGGCTATCGCTCAACGTGCGTCCCCTAGGGCACACATAGGCCGAACCGCCGCCTGAGCCGCTGCCGAACGGGGGCACCACGACGGCGCCGCCCGACTGGTAATCGCCGCCGAGACCATTGAAACCGGCCGCGCCGCCCCATCCATAGCACCCGGACTCGGTCGATATGCCCGGTCCGCCCGACCATTGACGCCCCGGCGACGTCCACGGCGCTCCCGCCGTAAAGGGCTTGGTGTCTACATTGTACTTGTAGCCGTAGCCGGCACCGGCACCGCCCGCCTTGATGTCGCCCACCGTGGCGCCTTCGGTCGCCGCGGCCGTGTGACTGTTGTCGGCGGCGCCCGTGGGATTGCCGCCGCCCGGCTCGGTGTTTGCAGCGGCCGAAGTAGCACCGCCTCCAGCGCCGCCTTTACACCCGCGCCGGTTACCGCTGACGACTGCGTAGGCGCCACCACCGCCATAGGCCGTCGCACGAAACAGTACAGTGCCATTGGGCGCCGTGGCAACGACAGTCGTGTCTCCGCCGTTGCCCGCCACGCCGCCCCAGTTTGGCGTCGTCAGAGCCGCGCCGCCTTGACCGATTGTCACTGTCCACTGAACAAGCGATGGGTCAATGCCCCATGAGGCGTCGCCCATGGACCGACCCATGATGGCAGCACCGCTGCCGCCGCCGGCACCACACGACTCGGTCGACGCAGCGCCGCCACCGCCTCCCCACAGCGACACAACGGCGTTGGTGGCGTTGGTCGGCAGGGACCAGGTCTGCGACCAGCCGAGCATCACCTTGTAGCGGTGGCCGTCAACGCTCGCTGCGGTGCAGCACAGCAGTGCGAGCGCCGCCGCTAAAATCATGCAGCGATTCATGGTCGGTTGTTGCGAGACGTATAAAGGGGTCAGAGGACTCGACGGTCTCTTTATTTGATCGCACCACGGCTTTTTGGCGGCGCGCTTTCGTCCCCTCGGGTGCGATCACTGCCAAATGAGTGGCGCCGGCGTATCGATATCACGATTTGTGTCGTGTGCTTTTCGTGCACCAACGCAATGATTCATGACAATCGGCCCCTTTTTCGCTAGTCGCCGCCAGTCGATTATGCCATGCAGAGGCAGTTTCTCTCATTTTCGCGAGCGTGGATCTCTCTTCCGTCAATGCCGTTTCTCCCTTGTAGTGACGCGGCGCAAAAGAAAGCGCAAAGGTCGATTGATCCCGGTTGAGAAAGTCGGCAAGTTTTCTCTCACGAGTTGGCTGTCACGCGCTTGTAGCGGGTCGGTGACCTAATTTTTACAACCTCGCCCACCGCCCTCTTTTTTTTTCACTTTACTTTGGGAGGGGCGGGGGAAGGGGCCAACCGTACCAGAACATTTTTTTCTTTTATGGGCAGGCCCACACGCCTTTCCTGACGTCGGGCTGGTCGGTTTTGCGCTTTGGTCGCTTTTCGTTTTTAGGAAAAAAATGCGTCGTTGACCACAAACCGTCGTCGCATTATGATAGGTCGGGCGCACAATACGAGCCATTGACTTTTTTTTTCTCAAAGGCCATCAACACGATGCAGGCCATCTACTGGGCGCAATGCCAAAGGATACATTTTTCCCGATTGGCTGTGCGCACTCTACGCCTTGTGTGAGAAAGGAAAACAAAGGACAAGGGCGTGATTCGTCCACAGAGGGTCCCTCACATAGCGCCACGACTTTGCGAGAGAAAAAAACAGGACCGCAGCCGCGCACGATCGTGCCGATCGAGAGAGAAAAAAATCATCTACGCTGCCAATGTCGGCCACGAGAACAGCAATGACCGCAGCAGAACCAATGGTCGTGACACCGCAACGGCGACGATATGGAACTCTTTTGGCCATAGCCGCCCTTGACCTTGTGGCGCACGCCTACTTGGAGCACAAGACAAAGTGGATTGCGTCAAACCTAGAATGCCGCGTTGTCGACGACACGGTCATGATGGCGCTCAACGGACACAAACTGTATACAGGTCCTGCAGAGACAGTCGATACGGCGCGCGCTGAATTGCAGGCGCGATTGTCGATTGAGGCCGATCCGTCGCATCTCATGTTTTCTCGTGGAGGCTACGTAAGCGTGGGTGTCGATCGCATGACCGACTTTTGGAAGCGCCATCTCGCGCCGCACGTCATCCAGTGGCTCGGCGCATCTCTTGGCGCAGACAGCGACGACGCAGCCCACTGTGCCATGGAAATCGTCGGACTTGTGGGTCATCGACGATGGATGGCCTATGCTGACGCGTCGACCAACGTGCGCGCGGGCATTTCCCTGCCATGGACGCCTTGCCTTGTTGCCGCATCGCGCAACACAGACCTCGACCTCTTTGTTCGCGACTGTGCGGCATTGGTCATCCGTAGTGCCCTTGACACTGTCGATGCATCGTGCGGGTCTCGTATACACGAAATGCCTCGGCGGCGCAAACCCTCGGTGGTCTGCGGAGGCCTGCGTGCTGTCTACATTGCGCCTGGGCAATGGGACCTGGCGCGCGGGCTGAATTACAAGAGCAGAGGCGTACCTCCTGTCGACAATGAGTGCATGGCGCAAATGCTGGCCTCGTCGCGCGAAGGTCTGCCACTCAAAGATCTTGGTATCTATGTCGATGGGCACATGCACGCCTGCATTGGCTGGCCGACCACATACATCAACATCACGCTTCCACAGACACGCATTGACCGCGATGCCAATCGGACAAAGGCCCTCGTCAGTGCGGCCACCCTGTCACAAAATGCTACATACATCCATGACTTTGCGGCCATCGAGTCTGCCGTGAACGAGGCCGTCGCAGCGCGCCATGCCAACGGCACCCTTGACCTGTGGGCACCCCCCGACGTATCATGCATCACCGGTCTGCGCGAGGCCCTGCACAAGGAGGACTCTGCGCGCCTACGGCTCTCTGTGGGCGATGTGTGGGACGCGGCGGTGCCCTCGTCGTGCATCGCCTGTGTCGACCATGAGTTTGGAGCCGATGCCGACGGCACGTGGCGTGACGGCCTTGGCGCCCCTGTCTCATGGGACGACCTGGTCAAATTGGCCTCTGTCAAGAATCGCCACGAGTCGGCCTTTGTCGAGATCATGCCTGACAAGCGTTGCATTGAGTTGCGCCTGGCGCAAGACGATCCGTGCTATGCGCCCGACTTTGCCTATCGATTGTGCTGCGATGCCCTTGCCGGCGATTGTCGCGCCATCGACTGGCTCGGTGTGCTCGGACTCGCGTCATCCGCATGGGCTATGCTCGACACCACGGTATTGCGCGTGCTGTCTTGGCTCGACGATGGCGCGCCGTCAGGTGTCGATTGCGAATGGCGCGAGCCGCTCATCGACTGGGTGCTCAATGTCGAACCTGGCGATGACATAACAGCACACTTTGCTGCAGCAGAGGATGCCTTTAACCGAGAGGCCCTGCATGTCATCACTGCATCGGGTCAGCGTGTTTCTAGGGCGTATTGTTTTTGCGCACGGCAGACGGGCACCGAGGCCGCTCAAACCGACAGCAACGACGGTGGCAGCGCCAGCGGGGCGGCGCGATGCAACGGCATATGCGAGTGGCGCCGTCTTGAACGGGTCGCGTCTTTTGTGGCAGGGCAGGCGAGGCCCGATTATACGACCACCTATCGGGGCGCTGTGACGGCGCTCTTGACGCGCACGCCGTTGACCGTCAGCGCGCGCCACATCTTTGCTGTTGATGCCCTCTGTCCGTTGTTGGGCAACTGCAGCCAAGGCGTCGAGGCGCTCGTGCGCGCTCTCCATACATGTGAGCCCTTGCGCAAAGGCATTATTGCGCCGGCACAGTTGGCTCTCGCCGAGCGCGCCCTGTCAACGCCGCTCAAGTGATCTCTTTTAATCTCTCTCTCTCTCTCTCTTCTCTCTTCTCTTGCGCCTCTCTTTCTTTTTGCGAAAAAAAACCCCAAGTCGGCATATAATCCAACAGAAAAAAAAAGATAAAAACGCAAAAGGACATGGCGCGCTCTATCGCGTTGCTTTATCGTAATGTCTTTTTTTTTTCTTGACATCGAGCGCCCGCACGCATAAAAATGCATCAACCTTTTTTTACTCTGTCGTGATGATGCCAACAGGACATTTTTATTTTGTTTTTTTTTGATAGGAAAAAAGGAAAGGAAAAGCCCAGAACAAAAAAAGAGGCACCGATACGCAGTTTGGCTGGGCGCCCTTTTGGCGAGTGATGGTGGTTGGCGTATCCCTTTTGTCCGTTTCTTATTCGATGCCGGCCTATCATTGGTGGGCTCTCTTTTTTCCTCTTTTTTTTTACAAAGATTGCTCCAGAGGCGTTGGTGTCTATTGCTCGGGACAACAAAACCAAGGGTGGCAGCGAGGACAAAATCGATATCAAAAGCCTGTCCTTGCCACGTTGACCTCGATGAGCGCATCACCCAAACCCATTCCAGGCGTACCTCGGCACCAGGCCGCCACACCCGTTCATGCGTCTGGCCTGATACGCCGGGCCGCAGTTCTTGTGGCAGAGGCCTATGCCGAATGCAAGTTGTGCTACGTCATGAGCATCCTGATGTCACCGTCAATCTATGCCGACGACCCTATCACGAACATCGCCTTGGATGGGGAGGTGCTTTACGAGGGCGCACCCATCATGGCCGGCGCTCTCGACTATGATATTGTCGACCGTATCGCCCAGACGGACAAAAGTCTATACTCAAAGACCCTTCGCATCAACGGCCGCACGCCACCTCTCGGCAAGTTTCTCTCTCATGAGATCTACGCAGAGACATGGCTTGCGACCGCACTGCAAGGTAACGACGCAGCACACTGCGCCCTGATGATCTCGGCCATGGTTGGCAAACCCGAGTGGAAGGTGTTTGCCGACACGGCGACCAACCTGCGCACAGGCAAGACATGTTCGCGCCTTGCACATCTGGCTCGAATCGTTGCCGATGCCAAAGAGGTCGGTGACGATGTGCCCTTTGGCGTGGCATGTGATGGCGTCATCCTGTGCGATCTACTTTGCGCACTAGAGGCCACGCAAGCAATCCGCCCCAGCGTCGACGACAACAGCGAAAAAAAAGACACCAACAACTCGTTCAAACTTGTGGTCACCGCAGACGAGTGCAAAGCTGGCGCCGTGTGCATTAGACCCAATGCATGGCGCCTCGGAGAGACGACCGGCAACAAAACTGTGGTCCCTGACGGCGCAGTGATGACGACGCGCAATGTAGCGCTCGCGCTGGCCAGAGCGCGTGCCAATCCCAGTGGCGCTGATATGATGAGCGCCTACGACGAAAATGGCGTCCGAATTGCGAGACTCCTGACGGTCGACAGTCTTGTTGGAGATGTGCTTGAGGGCGCCTCGTTGGATGCGTGCGACGAGCATCGGCGAGCGTTGGACTTGGTGCTTACTCTTCTGTGTGGTCCCACAGCCCGTGGACTGCGCCTTATCACAAAGATCATCGACGCCAATACCGCCGATGCGCCCACAACATTGCCCGATGCCGAGGCACTGGTTTCCTTGGCCAGCCTGGAAGAGTCGCTACGAGATCAAGACGTGGTGTCGTTGCGTCGCCACCTAGGCGCCCATTGGGATGAAGCCCGTTCGGGATACATGATCCTGTCGGAAAGCGGCACATTCTCTGCCGACGCCCGCGGCGTGTGGCGAGACCTGTATGGTCGTGTTGTTTGTTGGGACGCGTTTGCGCATCTCGCGCACGCACGGCGCAAGAACGTCGCGCCTGCCGTCAGCACGTCCCTCTCGTGGCATAGAATGCCCGATGTGAAATCACACGTGGCCCATCGCGATCCACGATACGCCGCAGATCTGGCGTACGGGTTGTGCCACAAGGCACTACAAGGAGACACGCACGCTATCGACTGGCTACATGCGCTCTCGGCCACCTCACTCGAATGGGCTATGCTCAAAGAGACCGTCGCCGGCGTCATTGCGTGGATCGACTCAGGGTGCCAATCGACAGGTACGCCAGAATTGTGGGCCGAACCACTCATCGACTGGGTGCTCAATGTCGCCCCCCACGAGGACATCAACACACATTTTGATGGCGTGCGCGAAACCTTTGACGCATTGACCATTGGCGTCTTGAACGCCAAAGGGCACAAATGCATGCCGTGTGCCACTGTTGACGCTGCCACCGGGCACTGGCGTTATGGGGTCTGCACATGCGCGTCGTTCCCCAAAGATGACGCACAGCTGCGCACCGTATGCGCCTGGAAGACCAATGACCTCATTCTAGTCAATGAAGATAGTGCGTCGCCCTACTATGTCGACACCTATATTGGAGCAGCCACGCGTTGCCTGACCCACACGCCTCTGCACGTCGATGGTCGCCATATTTTGGCTGTCGAGACCTTTTGCCCGCTGTTGGGCAACGACGCCCAAGGTGTCGAGGCCCTCGTGCGTGCTCTCTACACGTGCACGCCCATACGCACAAGGGTCATTGAACCGGCCCAACTGGCCCTCGCCGAGCGTGCCCTGTCGTCAGTGTCTGTCTGACCCTCCTGCGTGTGTGTTTGTCGGGGTCTTTTCCCTATTTTTTTTACAATTGTTTCCAATAAATCTATTGGCATGATTGAATGGGGCCTACAGGAAAACAAGAGGGCCACGGCGAAAAAAAAGACAAGAGGCCACGAGCACGACGTTGGGTCTGTTCCTCTTGTAAATTCACGGTCGTCCTTGTCGTTTGTTTTTTCTTTCCTTGTTTCTTTTTTTTGTTTCTGTGATCGTCCCAATGGCGGCCGCGGCCGGGTGAGCGGTTTCGTCGCGGTACATTTGTGCAACACGATTGTAAAGAAGCGCAGATACCGAAAAAAATCTCTTTGCGATGCCTCTTTATGACTCTGCTTTTTTTCTTTCATCTCGCTTGGCCTGCCACCGACAATTGCATTGTAGTCCGCGAGCATAGCAAAAAACTTGCTTGAATAGTCCAAAGCGTCGACAAAGAGAGAGAATTGGCCAGTGGAATTGAGTGTGTCTATTATCGTTGGCCAGAAAGAGGACGGTCAGGCGCGGCATCGGCAAGACGCGCCAAGACGTCGCCGTGGCACGGGTCGTTGGCATGCTTTTTGCACCAACAGCCGAGCACGAGGCCTTTGAGGCTGCCCACTTTGGCCAAAAGTTCAGGGTGTCGCGGCAAGTGCTCGTGCTCATAGAGTCGCACGGCCTCGGCCGCTGACCCAACGGCGCGCACACTGTACGGGTTGGCCCATTCGCTTTGTGGCAAATCCCACCCACCGATTGTCCACCGCCGGCCAATGTAGACGTCGCAGTCCTGCATAATGCGACCGCCATTCCTCTTCAGTTTCACAACACGCGTCACCTTTGGTGCTATCGTCGTCGCCGTTGTGGGTTGCACATTTTTGTCGTGCGTCTGCTCGCCACAAGACGGCGTGACCGCCAACGTGCGGAGGGACGCCGTGGTAGCGACCGTTGCCCTACCACAGGCCTGTGCCGATGGCGCGATGGTTTCGTGAGGGTTGCAGTCACCGAGCCCATCGTCGTCTCTTTTCGCACGCTTGACGACAAGGAAGCGCCGTAGGTCGCCCGCGTTGGGTCTCTTGCCCGTGGCCATTTGTTTCAGTGTAAATCCTTTTTTTTCTTTCTGTACCCGTCTTTCGCGTCGCTCCTACGTCGTAGGCGTAGCCTTTTGTTTGTCGGCCAACGGCCGGCGACATTCTTTTTTTGTTCGCCCGCCACTCTCGTTTTTTTCGTTTTGGCATTGGAGGAAAAAGGAGACAAGCGGGGCACGCCGGACGAACGGGCAGTGTCTGATCGAAAACATGGAAATGTTGCGCCAAGAGTACAGTCCCTAAACTCGCAAAAGGGGCAAAAGAAAGTCATAAAAAGTCAATGTGTTTTTTTCTCAAAAAAAAGTGTCTGCAGCCCGTTGTTTCGTCTGCTGGGGAGGGGGTGCATAAAAGTGCCGACAGCAGACATGTGCCACTCTTTATATGTCTACTACAATTTCCAAATAAATAAAACAGTAGGCTGTAGACACTTTTGGGACAATCATTCAACTTTTTTGGGACCTTTTTGCCCTATTTTTGAGAGTTCACCGACTTTGATTCTTTCCGCTCTTTTTTTTCATGTACCATTGTGCCATTGGCGCGCGTTTTTTTGACGCCGGACGGCATCTCGTTGCCGATTCGTTATTGTCGCATCAAAAAGGGGGACGCCTTGTCTTTTTTTTCTTTTGTATCCGCTCTTTGGACGCGTACACGCACGCACACACACAAAGGGCAGACGCACCGCGAACCGAAAAGAGAAAAAACCCAAATGTCTGCCCTTGACACGAGCAACACTCTGGCGAGCGGTTCGGGCGAAACCGGACCGGCGACAACGACGGCGTCGCAGGTACCGTCCGAGGCGATGACGAGACCGAAAAAGGACGACGCGCCGCCCCGCGCCCCTTTGGCCGCGATCGATCCAAAGGCACGCGCGCGATTTGGCCTTTTCATAAACCTGGCGGTCGTGGTCGTAGCCGTCGTCATGGGCCTTGCGGTTACGGCGTTTATCGGCGACTCTGTGGCGGCGGCGTCGTCTTTGGACCTGCACGACAAGGTGTTTATCTCGGCCGGACTCAATATCATTGCCGTCGTTGTGGTGATGGCAGGTGCGGTGTCCATGGGCGCCGCGCTGCGCCGGTTCCGCGAAAGGACGTCTGCCGCCGACGTTGCCACTGACGGCGACCTTTACGACCTGGTGTTTGACGTGGACGAAGGGTTTCGGCATTTTGTCCAACACGGCTGGGCCGTGCGCGCGCCCACACGCCGTCCCGAGATTGTGAGGGCTCTCTTGGAGCGCGCCGGCGTGCCCGCCGTCGGTGCCGCCGGTGCGGGTTTGCGTCGGGGCAAGATCGTGGCCTTTGTCGGGCGCTTTGGCGCGGGCAAGACATTTGCCCTCAATGGCCTATACCGCACGCACTTTGCCTCGGGCTCGCTTCAGCACACCAAGGGCGTCAGCCTCAAGTGGCTCGACGACAGCCAGATGGTTCTGTTGGACACCAACGGCGGCCTCATGCCCGTGTCGGTGGGCAGTGACGAGGCCCTCGCCGACCGCCGCATGACTGAAATGTTTACGCAGGAACTCGTGCTGGCCATGGCCGACCACGTAGTCGTCGTCGTCAACGAACTCACGTCCAACGATCAAGAGTATATCGACGCGCTGGCGCGCAAGATGTCGCAGTCCAAGCGCACCGATCTCTTTGTGTTGCACAACTTTGCCAATGCCGCCGATCTCGCCGAAGTCGACACCCTTTGGCAGAGGCGCGTCGAGCAGCCCTACTCTAGCGTGGGGCACGCGGAGCGCTTTGAAGAGGACGACGACGGTGCCGCCAGAGGCCGTTCCGCCTCGGCCGCCGACGCCCAGCGTTACTTTATGTCGCAGTCGCACGGCGTGCGCGTATGCCACATGCGCCTGGGTCGCGAGGGCACGCCTGCTGGGGCGGCGCTCAATGCGCGCACCTACCGTATGCTGCGCGCTAAACTGCAGGCCCTCGTGCCATCGCGCGCCTTTGACCCGTGCACCGCGGTGGACGACTATGCGCGTCGCGCGTTTCCCTCTTATCTGGACGGTCCCGTCGATCTGGCCTGGCGCGCCGTAGGTGCCTTTGCCGGCGACGAGGTCAGCGGCGCCGACCCCGATGTGGTGTGCCGCCTATGCAACGTGCCACCCTTGCCGACATCAAAGGCTATCGCCGCCGCCAAGCGTGCCGACATGCTGGCCGCCTCGTCGTCGTCGTCGTCGGCAATGTCATCTCTGGCGGCGTCGGGGTTGAACCTGCGAATGAAACTGACGTACGCGCACATGGGCATCGGCGTCGGTGTGGCGGCGCCCGACTTTGAAGCGCCTATTGATGTCGTCGACCACGGCGACCGTCTCGTAGTGCACATTGACGCGCCCGGCATCGACAAGATCACGGCCAAGGTGCGCACACCGCCGGGAGACGCCGAGCAATTCGTCGAGGTTGTGGGTCGCCGCGATCGCGACCACCACATGGGCCGGCCCGACTCGGTATCCCTTCTGGGGCAGTTGGCCGCTGTGCCGTTGCCTGACTTGGACCCGGATGCCATTTCGACGCGCACGGCACAACTCGTGTGGCCCACACCGCAGCCGAGGCGTTTTGGCAACCTCTATGCCAAGATCGCCATGCCGCCGGGATCGCGCTTTGACAGGGCGAGCCTGACGATGGACATGGGCGTCGTGCGTTTTGTCATCCAGCGCCAGACGGACGACGTCGAGGCCACGGCCAGCGTTCCGGCCCGCGACTAGTTTCGTCTTGTCGTGTGTTTTTTTTCCAATGCACCCATACGTTTTTCTTTTTTTTCCCTTTTCTCCTTTTGTTACTATTTTATTTTTTTTTGTGTTATCGGCAATGAAAAGAAAAGAAGAGACACATTGACGACATGCGCTATGGTTTGGGTTCTCGGGGCGATGGAGGGGTAGAACGGGATCGCGAAAAATCTGACCGTTTTTTTGCCAAATGCGGATGCTGTTGTCTTTTTTTTTCCCGATTCGATCAAAGAGTACAGATGGCGCCTGCCGGGCGGTCGGGTCCCTCGGTTTTACGACCGACGACGGTTCACAGAGGCACGCTCTAGAATCAATTTCGATTGGATAGAAAAACCCAGGGGGGGGGGTTCGGCCAGCAGGCAAGCACCGTCTGGCTGCAGACTAGTGCTTACTGATTTTGACTGGTCTCGCCCGACGCTTGCTGGTTCTAGCCAGTCCAATCGACCAGAGCCCCTAAACTCTCGAAAGGAGCAAAGAAAAGTCGCAAAAAAGTCAGATTAGCGTCCCGAAAGCGTCTACAGCCCGTTGTTTTGTCTGCTAAAAAAATTGTAGCCGCATGAGGAGCAAAACAATGTTTGCTGTCGGCACTTTTATGCATTCCCAAGCAGACGAAACAAGGAACCGCAGACACTTTTTTTTTGAAAAAACGCATTGACTTTTTAATGACTTTCTCCCGTCCTTTTTGAGAGTTTACCGACTGCGTACCGATCAGCAAATAAAATTTGTTCGTCGGACCGTCACTGGCCCTGGAAAAAAGCAGAGCGCATTCTTTTTTTTTCTAGGGTTGTCTTTTCGTCTTCTTGTGTGTGTATTGGCCCGGCATCGATCGGCGCGTCGGGGTACAAAAACACAAGGAAGAAACGAGAAATAGAATGGACAACCCGATCAAACAGGCAGTGCCAAGAAGGCAGGACCGCCACTTGGGCAAAAAAAAGAGGGATGTGCGCACGGAGGCGCCTTTAGTTTTTCCAAACCAAGAGAAAAAAAAAAGAAACCGCCTCACTTGTGTATGTTTTTTCGAAAAGAAAGAGCCAAAGGAGCGGCGTTGTCTATATTGCCACAACGAGGCAAGGCGCTTGTATTGCACTGTTCTCTACAGGTAGACGCACTCGATCTGCGCCCTCGACCCAGTAGCATCACGACAACAAGAAAGGAGTAGCGTAACAACAACGATAACACCAAACAGCACAGGCACATCCATTGAGCATTGACAGCCATGGCGGCAACGGCGACGACAGTGAACGCAATGGACGCAGACGATAATGGAATCAACACGTTGCCGCCAGAAGTGATGGTTAGCATCACCGCACGCCTCGGTGATCGTGATCTGTGCAGGGCACGCGCGGCTCATCGGTGCTTTCGCGTCGACTCGGACGAGACTATGGCCAAGCGCGCCGACAGATGGCGCGGCGAAAAGACGCCTGAGCGCTTTTGTGCTGTTGGCCTCGTCGAGGCACTAGAAATCCTCCACAACCGCGGTGTGGCCATGGGACCCGGCTGCGCCAAGGCGGCCGCCTCGGCAGGCCACATTAATGTGCTCGCCTTTTTGCGTCGCTCGGGTACACCGTTTGACACCATGAAGACACTCGACATCACGTCTCTCTTTACCGTGCTCATGGGCGAGATGCGCTACAAGGGGTTCACACCAGCCACGGGAGAGATTGTCAGTAGAGTGATCATGACGCTGGCGTTTGGGTCAACGCCCGATGCGGAGCGCGTTGGTCGTCGGACAATGTCGCTTGCCGACATGGCTGCGCGCAATGGCCATCTCGATGCCATGGTGTGGCTGGTGCGCGCCGGCGGCGTGATGCCCACGACAATGGCAATGGATTGTGCGGCGGCACGCGGCCACATCGAGGTCGTGCGCTGGCTCCACGAAAACTGTGATTGTGGGTGCACGACCGCCGCCGTGGACCTGGCCGCCATCGGTGGTCGTCTAGATGTTGTCACATTTCTTCAGACACACCGCACCGAGGGGTGTACCACGGCCGCCATGGACGGGGCTGCCGCCGGTGGTCACGTTGATGTGGTCGCCTTCCTCCACGAACACTGCGTTGGCGGGTGTACGACGGCCGCCATCGACAGCGCGGCCACGGCAGGCCACATGTCCACAGTGCGTTTCCTGTGCGAAAATCGCGTTGAAGGGTTTACACGCGCTACCATCCACGAGGCAGAGGCTGCCGGCCACACGCGCATTGCGTCGTATCTTGAACGTCGCGTGGGATCAGACAACGTCGACCAGCACACGATCCACGGCCCGTTTGCCCCGTGTACCGATGACGATGACGGCGATCACGACGACGACGACGACGGCAATGCCAACCGCAACGATACAGGTGCCGGTGGTGCGGACACGGCGACGCAACTCGCCGGCAATGACACGGGGGACGATTTGCGCATGATCTTTGTAAACGCCATACTCAAGGGCGATATTGCCACCATGGACCGAATCCATCGCGAGGGCGCCATCGCGCTCGACGATTCAACGCCGCGTGCCTACAACAACTACTGGATGATGGCGGCCATGGTCGGGCGACTCGATGTTCTCGCGTGGCTCGATGTGCATAATGTCGGCGGCCGTGACTGCGGTGCGCTCACGGTGGCGCTGGTGGCTGAGCACCTAGATGCAGCGCGTTGGCTTTATGCGCGCGGCGTGCGCGATGGCATGGCCGAGATGATCGACGACGCGGCAGCCGAGGGCGAGGCTGATCCAGTGCGCGCTGTTTACGATCAATACGCGTCGCTTCTCGGCTCCGTCACCGGTGTGGCTGACATGGTCGCCCAAGTGCGCCAACTCGCGGCTGCCCTTGTGGCCGATGATGCGCCGACTTGTTTGGCCGATGCCGACGCGACCCACGATGCGGTCGAGGATGCTATGCCCGCGTTGATGAGTCCACCTGCCGCGAATAGCGCGCCGCCCTAACCTATTGAATGAAAAAAGGGGGGCTCTAGACGACAGCGTCCAAACCCTACGCGGGGAGGCCTGCACAGAGATGCCTTTTTGCAGCATAACCCGCCAGCAAGGCAACATACCCGAGGTGGCGGCAAAATAAGCCTCAACGTGCATAGCCATTCTTTTTTTTTTCATTTTCAAAAAAAAACCAGAGCCATCACAATGCAAGTCGTTTCTTTTTTTGTGTGTGTCCTTTTGTTTTTCTCTTTTTTTTTGCTGGCGCACAAGGGACACGCGCAAATTGACCGCGCACTTATGTCGCCGTCTTTGGTATGACAATAACCGTAGCAGCAGCAACAACAACGGGGGAGAGTCGGGGAGGGAAAAAAAAAAGAACACACGGGGCGGGATGGGACCCTCTAGACCGTGGTCTTGGTCCAATACAAGGTCGAATCACCGTTGAGGTAGATCACGCCGGCGACGGTGGTGCCCATATAGGTCCCATGCACGCTTTTGAGGGTCCATTGGTTGCCGGCGTTGATCAGTATGTCCCACTGTTCCCATGAACCGACCGCTGTGGCATCAGCGCGCACCCACCCACCCGGATTGGCGCCCAAGTAACGGCCGTTGAAGCCTCGCAAGGTGTACTTGCCGTTGGACAATCGGGCAACGGTCCACTTTTCCTTGTACGACGCGCCGTACCACAGAGACTTGACGCTGCCGTCGTCTTGTGGCGTCAACTGTTTGCCGCTGATGGGCGACACCAAGGTGATCAATTGAGTAAAGGGCTGCGGCGTGGGGCTGGCCGTCACAGATGGTGTGGGCGAACGTGAGGGTGACCTCGAAGGCAACAGAGACGGCGTGGGCGAGACCGACGGGGTGGGAAGCATTGGGTGATCAAAGGCGATGACGATGCCTCCCGCGGCGCCAGCCATGTCGCTATAGTATTTGGCATAGGGTTGGACATAAGTCACGCCGATGTCGCACACCGTGGCCGAGCCGGCACCTGATCCGCTGTTGGGCGGTGGCGGTTGAGGCACGGGTCCTTGCATCGACCCACCATCGCCGTTGTAGCCGGCAGCGCCTCCCCAGCCAAAGCAAACCGCGGTCACGCTGCTGTTGCCACCGAGCCATGAGCGTTCGGGCGATGTCCATGACGCGCCGCGTACATAAGGCTGCATGACAGTGCCGTTGGCAAAGGCATATCCAGCACCAGAACCTCCAGCCTTGACGTCACCTATCATGGCGCCCTCGGACGGAGGGCGGGCACGATTATCGTCGGCGCTTCCCGATGGGGTGCCGCCACCGGCAACGGGTCCATTGGCAGCCGATGCAGCGCCGCCACCGCCGCCGCCTTGGCACCGCGTTCTACCCCGTGCAGACGTGCCGCCGCCACCGCCGTAAGCGGTCGCGCGAAACAGTTCGACGCCGCCAGGCGCCGTGGCGACGACGATCGTATTGCCACCATTGCCGGCCACTCCTCCATTATCTGTCGTGTAGTTTGTCGCAGGAAGCGCGTCGCCGCCGCCACCAACGACAAACGTCCATTTGATCGTTTCGGTCGACAAGTTCCATGCGTCGACACCCGTTGGGCGATCGATGATGGCGGCACCGCTACCGCCACTGGCACCACAGTAGCGCGACGTCGACGACCCGCCGCCACCGCCCCACAATGTGACCGACACGTTGGAGGCTCCCGCGGGCAGGGCCCACGTTGTCTGTGATGTCGTGATCGTTGTCGTGTGGCGGTAGGCGTCGGACGATGCCGAGAGCCAAAAGGCCAATACGAAAATTGCCAGTTTCCACTTCATCCCTTTCTTGGCGAGTCCTTGCGGTCCTCCCATTGTCTTTGATGCGTGGCCGCCGCTTGTTTGTTGCGTCTGCTGGAGGCGACACCTGCCTTTTTCCTCTGCTTTCTGAGAACGAGCGCGAGTGGGCCACGTGCTTTGGGTTGATGTGCAACGGATGATGGGGTGTCGTCTTTGGGCGTTGTATTGCGCGCCTTTATTCGTAAGCAGCCGGGAAGAGCAACGTGGCGGTTCCTTTTCGGTAGATGGTGCTCGGTCGTGGGACAAAAATGGGGCACCGTCGGCGCCCCTGGGGTCTCTCGCAAGTGTCAAAAGCCCCAACAGTCGTCCACCCGGCCGCGGCAGCTTTTGCTTCTTTTTCAATGTGCGCGGCAACATAAAAGAACCAAGCAACGCGCCCTCCCTCCTGTTTGGCCACAAATTTAAAGGCAAAGGCAGAGACACGCACAGGAAAGGGCCGTGTGGGAGACATGATCGAGAAAAAAAAGGAGCAAATAAACTCACGCTCTATAGTGGCGAGCAACAAGATACAACAGAAATGCAGAATCCTTAAGGCGGCTTCCTGCAGTTTTTCTATTGGTCACGACAATACATTTTGTCTGGTTTTTTTACTAGCAAGACGTGAGAACATGACGAATAGGGACGCCATTTCAAGTGCAAGTTACAAAAATATCCCTGAATTCGACACTTTGATGACGAGTTAACGCCTCAACTGCAGGGAGCCGCCTTAATGTGCACTTGAGTCCAATGCGGTCCCTTTGTACCTGCTTTTACACCGCGGTCTTGGTCCAATACAAGGTCGAATCGCCGTTGAGGTAGATGACGCCGGCGACGGTGGTGCCCATGTAGGTACCGTGGACACTCTTCAAGGTCCACTGGCTGCCGGGGTTGATGATCACGGTCCACTCTTCCCATGCGCCGACCGAGGTGGCGTCGGCACGCACCCAGCCGCCGGGATCGGCACCCAGGTAACGGCCGTTAAACCCCTTGAACGTGTACTTGCCGCTTGAAAGACGGGCGACGGTCCACTTTTCCTTGTACGAGGCGCCATACCATAGAGAGGCCACGCTGCCGTCTTCTTGCGGCGTCAGCTGTTTGCCGCTGATGGGCGACACCAACGTGACCAACTGCGAAAACGGCTGCATGGACGGAGTCGGAGAGACCGACGGTGTCCTCGATGGCGTGGGCGACCTGGAGGGCGTGGACGTGGGCGAGGCCGACGGCGCCACCGGATGGTCGTATTCAACGATGACGCCCCCAGAGCCGCCGGGTGTGTCGGCAGAAAACTTTCCCCTGATATCGCCGCTGGTGCACAAAAAGCCCGAACCTCCGCCCGATCCACTGTTGGGCGCAGGGTATTCGGGTGTGCTGGTCTGGCCTACGCCGCCGTTGCCGTTGAAACCGGCAGCGCCGCCCCATGCAAAACAGGGATCCACGAGGTAGCCGGCGCCGCTTACCCATGAGCGGCCTGGCGACGTCCAGTCGGCGCCGCGCACGTACGGAGTGGCATAGTTGCCGCCGACAAAGCCATAGCCGGCACCGGCACCTCCGGCCTTGACGTCGCCCACCATGGCGCCCTCGGTGGGAGGACCCACTGGATTGTTGTCCACGCCGCCGGAAGGAACGCCGCCACCGGGCGTCGTTCCAATGGCCGACGACGCCTGACCGCCTCCGGCGCCGCCTTGGCAGGAGCGTGTCGAGGTTGTCACCAATGCCCTGGCGCCGCCGCCGCCATAGGCCACGGCGCGAAACAACTCGGTGCCATTGGGCGCTGTGGCCACCACGAGCGTCTCGCCGCCGTTGCCGCCCGAGCCACCGTAGTAGAGGGTCCCAGAGGTCCTCGGCATACCAGCGCCGGCTTGGCCAACAGTCACGTTCCATTGCACGCTACTTGTCGCCACATCCCATGTGTCGCTTCCCGTGGCACGGCCAATGATGGCGGCGCCGCTGCCGCCACTGGACCCGCAATAGAACGAAGTGGCCGCGCCGCCACCGCCGCCCCACAGGCTCACCGACACGTTGGTGGCGCCAACAGGCGCCGACCAGGTCTGCGTTGCGCCCAGCAGCACGGTGTAGTGGTAGGCGTGGGTCGCGCTCACCAAGAGAGAGCACGCGACAAGGAATGCCAGCGCACTCACAAGGCCGTTTGACATTTTTTTCCTTTGCGTGTGGGTGCGGTCTTTTTCCTTTTTTTTTTCTTCCGGTTCTCTCTTGTGTATTTGCTCGGTTTGTGTGCGGGCGTAGGTGTGTCTGCTTCTTGTTTGAGGCTCTGTGCCATGTTGTTCTTTTTTTTTTATAAGAGCGCCTGCGCCTTGGCCCGGCGGGTCTGTTGGTCGATGCCACGAGGGTCGCCTGTGTGCAATGCATTCGCATAGCACGCGCCTATTGGATGCACGTATAGTATTTTCAAAAGTTGCCATTGTGCCCTTTTTGTGTTCTTTGCCTGTTGGCTCTGGTTTCGCTTTGGGTCTCTTTTTTTTTTAACAACGCCAACGACAGCCGCCGTTGGTTGGCACAGTTGCCGATCCGACACCGCGGCAGTCCGACGGACGAGCCCAGCGACGACAACAGAGGCAATTACAAAAAAAAGAGAAAAGTAGAAATGGCACTGGACGACTCGCCTTGTTGGCGCTGCGCAAAAAATCTTTGGTCTTTGTTCCCGAATTGGAAAAAAACGCCCAAAAACACAATCCTTTTTTTTTTACAAACAAACACACACACACCAAAAGAGAGAATGACGCCCAAAGGCAAATAATGCACAAAAAAAGGGAAACAATGAATGTCATCTTTTTTTCTCTCTCTCTCTCTCTCTCTCTCTCTCTGGGGATGGGCTATTTGTTTTGTTAAAGTTGCCATCATTGTCGCCTAGGCAGCAGACTTTGTCCAATACAGAGTCGAATCGCTATTGAGGTAGATGACGCCTGCGACGGTGGTGCCCATGTAGGTGCCGTGAACGCTCTTGAGAGTCCACTGGTTGCCGGCGTTGATGATCACATCCCATTGTTCCCACGAACCGACCGATGTGGCATCGGCACGCACCCAGCCGCCGGGATCGGCGCCCAGATACCGGCCGTTGAACCCCTTGAACGTGTACTTGCCGCTCGAAAGACGGGCGACGGTCCACTTTTCCTTGTACGAGACACCGTACCACAGCGACTTGACACTGCCGTCGTCCTGTGGCGTCAATTGGCGTCCACTGATCGGAGACACCAATGTCACCAGCTGAGAAAAGGGCTGCGGCGTGGGACTGGGCGTGATGGAAGGCGTGGGCGAACGCGTGGGTGTAGAAGAAGGCGTTCTCGACGGCGTGGGCGACGAAGAAGGCGTGGGCGCGACTGGATGGTCGTATTCAATGATGATGCCGCCAGAAGCGCCGGCCGCGTCGTCATAGTATTTGTCGGCGTAGCCAGTCCCCGGATTGCAAATGAGGGACGATCCGCCGCCCGAGCCGCTGTTGGCCGGCGGATATCTTGGCACATAGTCCTGACCGCGACCGCCTTCTCCGTTAAAGCCGGCGGCGCCGCCCCAAGCAAAACAGGCCGACGTGGCGCTGCCATAACCACCGGGCCACGAGCCCACGACCGAGTTCCAGTCGGCGCCACGCACAAACGGCTTGAGCAGATCGCCATCAACAAAGCCGTATCCGGCTCCGGCGCCGCCGGCCTTGACGTCGCCCACCATCGCGCCCTCGGCGGGCGGTCCCACGGGGTTGGCGTCGACGCCACCCGACGGGGTGCCGTTGCCCGGTGCCGGTCCGAATGCCGACGAGAGTCGGCCGCCGCCTCCGCCGCCCTGACACCCGCTGGGGTTGTTGGTGCCGGTCGACCTGGCACCGCCGCCGCCATACGCCGTAACGCGAAACAACTCGGTGCCGTTGGGCGCCGTGACTATGATCGACGTGTTGCCGCCGTCGCCCGCTGTGGTGCCGTAAAGATCAGTGTTGGATGACGACGGTGCGCCGGCGCCACCCGCTCCCACCACGAGCGCCCATTCGAGAGCATCAACAGGCAGATCCCACGTGTGACTATTGGTCGAGCGATTGATGATGGCGGCGCCACTGCCCCCACTCGCGCCGCACATGGGCGTCGACGACGCCCCGCCACCGCCGCCCCACAGCGTGACCGACACGTTGGAGGCTCCGGCGGGTGGCGTCCACGTCTGCGATTCAACCACGAAAACGCTGTAGCGATAGGCATCGAGGGTCGGCACGGTGAGAAAACACACCAGCAAAAAGAGCATCGCGCCCACACGTCGTCTGGTCATTGCGCGTGTCTTTTCTTCTTCTTCTCCTTTGTCTCTTTCTCGAATTGAACGAGTAGGAAAATCCCTTTTTTTTCTTTCGAGAGCAAAAAGGCACGGTCGTCGTACGCGGGCCCACGCAGTGCAGATGCAGGCAGTGCGCTCGATGGGGGCGAGGTTTCCTTCATGTGCTGCCAAAAAAGGATCTCAGAGGTTGACGATACGCCGATCGCATCACCGACAAGACCGAGGAAGATCCCCGCAGTGCCGCAGCGTTCCGCCCCCCCCTTGCGCAATAGATTGTCCAAACAAGGACAAAGAAATGGGGCTTGAAACTAGTTTGGAGGCGAAAAAAACAAGGAGCCGGCACGGTGCGCAAGCAATATGCTTCTTTTTTCCTGTGGTACGCAAGCCCCGACCGCACAAGACCTCAACAGGAAAATCGATTTGTCGTTTTTAAAAGAAACGGGCAATGATGTTTCAATGAAACAAAAAAAAAGAAAGAAAACAAAAAGTGCACGACCTATTTTTTTCGGACGTGTTGCACAAAAAAAGGCGTCGGTCGCGTGTATATGCGCGCACGTGTGTGCCGCCGATGCTTTTTTCCTCTGTATCTTTTTTTTTGGCATCCGTTTTCTTATGGAAAAGAGGCAAGAACGAACCAAAAAAAAAAGAGACAAGGAACCGCCAAAAGATTTGTGGCTTCATCTGCTGCTGAATTGCGGATGCTGAGTTTTTTTTTCTCGCCGCGACCAAAGAGGTCATTTGTGCGACAAGAGCAGGCAAAAACCCCAAACAAATCTCACATTCAGGCCGCGGACTTGGTCCAGTACAAGGTCGAATCGCCGTTGAGGTAGACAACGCCGGCGACGGTGGTGCCCATGTAGGTGCCATGGACACTCTTGAGGGTCCACTGATTACCGGCGTTGATGATGACATCCCACTGCTCCCACGAGCCGACTGATGTGGCATCGGCACGCACCCACCCTCCCGGATTGGCGCCCAAGTAGCGACCGTTAAAGGCTCTCAAGGTGTACTTGCCGTTGGACAATCGGGCGACGGTCCACTTTTCCTTGTACGAAGCGCCATACCACAGCGACTTGACACTCCCGTCGTCCTGTGGCGTCAACTGTTTGCCGCTGATGGGCGACACCAACGTGATCAACTGCGACAGAGGTTGGGCTGTGGGACTCGGCGACGTCGACGGTGTCACCGAGGGCGTCGGTGTTCTCGACGGCGAGGGCGTCCTCGATGGCGAGGACGACGGCGTGGGACCCACTGGGTGGTCGTACGCGATGATCACGCCGCCGGCGGCACCTGCGACATCATCATAGATCTTGGTCTGAATGCCGTCGACGACACAGACGCGCGCTGACCCCGCACCCGAACCGCTGTTGGCCGGCGGGTACTGGGCCGTATAGGACTGCGAGTCGCCGCCGTTGCCGTTAAAGCCGGCGGCGCCGCCCCATGCATAGCATGTCGATGTTATATCGCCTTGGCCGCTGGTCCACGAGCGGCTGACCAAGTTCCAGTCGGCACCGCGCGTGTACGGGTACATAAAGTCGCCCCCGACGTATCCATAACCGGCACCTGCACCACCAGCCTTGACGTCATCCACAAGGGCGCCCTCGGTGGGCGCGCCCACCGGATTGTTGTCGACTCCTCCCGATGGAACGCCGCCACCTGGTGTTGGCCCGACAGCAGACGACTCTTGGCCGCCGCCGCCGCCACCCTGACAGGCGCGTGCCTCGACGAGTCCAGTCGACTTGCCGCCGCCGCCACCATAGGCGGTCACGCGAAACAACTCGGTGCCGTCGGGCGCCGCGGCCACGACGGACGAGGCGCCGCCGTCGCCTGCCGTCGCCCCGCTATAATCGTCGCTCGTGTTGCTCCGTCCGGCACCGCCTTGGCCCACCGTGATGGCCCACTGGATGGTCTCGGGCGAGAGACCCCAAGCACCTATGTTGACCGGGCGGTCGATGACGGCAGCGCCACTGCCGCCGCTGGCGCCACAAAATCGCGAGGTCGATGAACCGCCACCGCCGCCCCACAGCGTAACCGACACGTTGGCCGCGCCCGACGGCAACGAAAACGCGCGGGTGTAGGGCACAAACACGGTATAGCGATAGGCATCGGCGGTAAACAGTAACGTCGATGCCAAGAGACAGCACATGACGGCCAGCGCCGTCGTCGCCGGGACAATGCCAGCCCCGAAAGGACCCCTTGTATGTTTCATCTCTCGGGTCTTTTTTTACCTTTTTTTTCTTTTCTGTTTCTTTTTTTCTTTTGTGTGGGGCCTTTTTTTGTTTGACGTCGATGGACAGCGCCGAGGTCAGTGTCGGGTCTTTTTCTTGAGCACAACGCCAGATTACGGATTTGACGAGGGCGCGTGCCTTTGGCGTGGGCATTGTCCACGCCCTGCCAAAGGGCCGCCGCGCGCTCGTGACCCTCCCCCGGCAAAAGAAAGAACAAGGAAACCGCAAGTTGGGATGTCTCTTTTTTGCAGTCTTTTTTTTCCTCTCCTTTTTTTGGGCGACCTCTGCGCCGCCAAGCAAGCGAGGGCAACAAAAGATGCCATGAAAAACTGCAGTCGATCCGTTTTTTCTTTTCTTTTGGAAAAAAAAGAGGGTTGAAAAAACAGATGGTCTGCCCTGAGCGGCGCACAAGAAAAAAAAAGGAAACAGAGCCGCAGTGGTTGCGTGTGTCGGGTCTCTTTTTTTTTTACTTTCCGTGGCAGTCAACCACAGATTTTTTTCGTGTCGCAAGCGTGCAACTCGGTTTCTCTCTCTCTCTCGCTTTTCTCCTATTGCTGGGCGTGCTTCTTTTGCATCTTTTTTCCTGTTGGTGCTTTTGAGTCGACCGTTTTCCCAAGTTTTTCGCCGGACCACACGACCAAAAGAAAGAGCCTCAGACATTTTTGCTGCCCCCTTTTTCTCGTCCATCGAGAAAGTCGCAATCTCCTTTTTTTTCCCATAGTTTTATATATTTTATTTTTTTTGTGATGATGTCGTCGCCGACGACGCCGGGAGCACCGGCACACGCCTCGCGCTGTCGCACAAAAAAAAGAGAGAGAGAGAGAAAGAGAAACAACAACAACAACTAGATCAATGGGAAAGGCTGATTACGCGTGTCGCGCGCGCGAGAGCGACCGTCTCATGTGAGGAAAAAAAAGGCTCGCCTGTGTCCGCCGCCGATAGACAGGCGCATCTCTCTTAGACATTGGTCTTGGTCCAGTACAAGGTCGAATCGCCGTTGAGGTAGACGACGCCCGCAACGGTGGTCCCCATGTAGGTGCCGTGGACGCTCTTGAGGGTCCACTGGTTGCCGGCGTTGATGATGACATCCCACTGCTCCCACGAGCCGACCGACGTGGCGTCGGCACGCGCCCATCCGCCAGGATCGGCGCCCAAGTAACGGTTGGCAAATGATTTAAAGGTGTACTTGCCGTTGGAAAGACGGGCGACGGTCCACTTTTCCTTGTACGAGGCGCCATACCACAGCGATTTGACGCTCCCGTCGTCCTGCGGCGTCAACTGTTTGCCACTAATAGGTGATACCAGGGTGATCAACTGCGACAAGGGCTGGGCCGAGGGCGTGGGCGACACCGAAGGCGTTCTTGACGGCGAGGGAGTTCGCGAGGGTGTGGGCGAACGCGAAGGCGTCGGAGACGGAGAGGGCGCCACGGGGTGGTCGTACTCGATGATGACGCCGCCGTCGGCACCGGGTCCGTTCATGCCGTTGGTGCTGCTATAAGGCAGAACGGTACCGGAGCCGCCGCCCGAGCCGCTGTTGGCCGGCGGATACTCGCGCGCCGAATACTGAAAGCCATTGCCGCCCTTGCCGTTGAATCCCGCGGCGCCGCCCCACGAAAGGGTCAGACCAGCCATGGTGTTTCTGATGAGTCCATTGCCGCCAGGATTGGACCGGTCCAGCGAGGACCATGGGGCGCCGACGACAAACGACTGGTCGAGGAAACCATAGCGACGACCATAGCCAGAACCAGCGCCGCCGGCCTTGATGTCGCCCACGAGGCCACCCTCAAGGGGCGGGTTGTTTTGATCGACGTCATAGCCGCCCAGAGGGTTGCCCGAGCCGGGCACCGTGCCCACGGCCGACGACGACGCGCCGCCGCCACCGCCGCCCTGGCAAAAGGCCGGCTCGTTGTAGACCGACCGCCCACCGCCGCCGCCATAGGCCGTCGCGCGAAACAGTTCAGCGCCGCCGGGTGCCACGGCCACGACAGAGGTCTCGCCGCCGTCGCCACCATAGCCGCCCTGATAGTGAGAGTCGTTGAGCGGCTGGCCGCCCTTGCCCACGCTGACGACCCACTGGACATCACTCGGCAAGACACCCCATTGAGCGTCGCCCACGGTACGATTAAGAATAGCCGAACCGCTGCCGCCGCCAGCGCCGCATTCAATCGACGACGATCCGGCACCGCCGGCGCCCCATAGCGTCACCGAAATGCCCGTGGCACCCACGGGCGCGGTCCAGTTGGTCGACGCGCCGACAAACACGCTGTACCGGTAGGCGTCGGTCGTCGGCACGGCGCACAACAAGAGCGCCGCGGTCATCATCACTGCCGTGGCGATACAAAAGGCCGCGGAGCGCGAGGCGGCGCTCACAAATGGAAAAGTCATGGCGAGTGGGGGCTGATGAGTGCGGTGCGCCTATTTTTTACCCTCTAGAGGTCAAAGTGCGCTTTTACAGCGCACGATCTATTTTTAGGCGCACGTACGGCGCAACGCGCTGCCGCGGTGCGCGCACATGGTGGACCAAAAAGACGGCGGAAAAGGCCATACGCATACCAAGGCCCAAGCGTTTATTGTCTGTTTTTTTCTTTAGCGTGTCTGTCGTGGGCGCCCGGCGCCGAGCATCAAGCATTAAAAAAAAGAACAAGAAATAGAGCGCAACCGGAGCGGCCTAGAGCCTGTTTGTTGACTCACAGCCCCTTTTTGTGGTGTCTTTTTTTTCTGACCGCAGATCAAGACGAAATAAATTGTCCCTTTTCCATTGCCTATTTTTCCTTTCACAGATTTGATCTCTTCTTTTTTACCCTTGCGTTGACGTCGCCGCGCACCCCAGCAGGAAAAAAGATACGGTGACACGTGGGAAAAAACATGCACCAATAAGAATGGGCAAAATAACACCACAAAAAAAACAAAAGAAGAGCACAACAAAGAATTCTCATGATGCCAACGGGTACAACGCACAACACGCACATAGCGGACCCCAGACGATTTTTGACCAAAGACCAAAACCTCCCCTTCATCGCAAAGGAGTCTGAAAAAAGTAGCGTGTGTGTGCATGTCGACTAGAGCGCAGAACCATGTCGGCAGCGGCGAGATGCCAGACATGCCTCAACCGGGACTTTTGGCGCTGCCTCCAGAGTTGATCGCTATGGTCCTTGCGCACGTTGGTGATCGCGATTTTTGTCGCTGTCTCCAAGCCAGCGCACTCTTTTGGCCGTCGCCTTTAGACACAACCGTCGAGTTGCGCAAGAGACGATGGTGTGGGTGTGTCGATGCCCACGACTTTTGCGCCACTGGCAACACCGAGGCATTGGCCTTGCTCATGGAGCGCGGCGCGCCTTTTGACAAAGGCCGATGTGTGGTCAATGCCATTATCCACGGTCATGGCCACCGCGTCTTGGACCTGCTGTGTCGCGGCGGCGTGATTGACAGCGCGGTAAATGCCCGCGACAAATGGCGCCAGGACGTATGCCGCAAGGCCGCCAGACTCGGTCGCCTTGACATACTTGTGGGCGAATGGCAGCCGCATATGTGCACGCATCCAATCTTTACCGGAGCCATCCAGGGCGATTCACTGGCTGCATTCCAATGGGCCTGTGTGGCGCGCGGCTTTGGCCCTAGTGCATATGATATAGGCCTCATGGTGACCAGCGGCGCCGTAAACATCCTGCGTCATTACCGACATGTGCCAATGGACGATCATATATCTTGGGCTTTTATGGCCCATACCGCGATCATCGAATCGGCCGACATTGAGATGGTCTTTCTCTGCATGGGCGACACGCCCTCGATTCGCGCCCAGAAAGAGATTTGTGCTCGTCTCTGCGGCCGCGCAACCGTGCGCGACCTCGACCTGTTTTATGCGCGCTTTCCCAACGCATTTGGTAATTCCTGTTTGTTGGCGGCGGCTCAATCAAGGAACCTGGATGCAGCGCGCTGGCTTTGCCAACGCTTCCCCGACTGGAACAATCACTTTGTCGAGCGTCTCGTCTGCCTAGAGCCGGTGAATGTGATGCACCGCCAACCCAGTGAATTCTCTGGGTCCATCAAGTGGCTCTGCGACGTCGCTCTCGTTGCCGACGTGCCACGGTTGGCATACGTTGCTGCCGAACGCGGCAAAACGGATATTTTGGTACATGTCGTATACACAGCACTGCCATCGACGGACGTGCCTCTCGATGAGAACGCATCCGAGCAGGTCGATAGGCAACGACGATATAACGAGACGACCGGCAAGGTCCTTTCAGCGGCCGTGTCGGGCGCGTTGACGCGATTCCTCGCCACAGGCGACTCTACCGTGCACGATTTGCTTGTCCAAGCAGGCGTCACCGCGCCGTGTCTCGACCGCATCCGTCTGGGCTCTTTTCGCGCGAGCGCGTCCTTTTCGCGTGATCGCGTGTGATTCTCTTCCCCCCCCCCACAAAAAATTCTCCTTTTTTCGCGCTGCCTCTTTGTGTGCGCCATCTGACGGGAAAACGATTTTTAAATGAAAAAAGAAAGAGGCGGAATGCTGTTGGTCGTCGAGACGCATTTTTTCTCCTCTTTTTTTGTTTGTATGGGTTTGTCTCTTTTTCCCTGTCCTTGGTTTTTGGCATGGTTGTGGACCGCACGTAAAAGAGACCGCGGAGAAAAAAAGAGATCAAGCGGCCGACTTTGTCCAATACAGAGTCGAATCGCCATTGAGGTAGATGACGCCTGCGACGGTGGTGCCCATATAGGTCCCATGGACGCTCTTCAAGGTCCACTGGTTGCCGGCGTTGATCATGACGTCCCACTGTTCCCAGGAACCAACCGACGTGGTCTCGGCGCGCACCCATCCGCCCGGATTGGCCGTGAGATAGCGGCCATTGAATCCCTTGAAGGTGTACTTGCCGTTGGACAACCGGGTGACGGTCCACTTTTCCTTGTACGAGGCGCCATACCACAGCGATTTGACGCTTCCGTCCTCTTGGGGTGTCAACTGTTTGCCACTGATGGGTGAGACCAAGGTCACCAACTGCGACAGAGGTTGGGCCGACGGGGTCGGCGACACAGAGGGCGTCCTCGACGGCGAGGGGGTGCGCGAAGGCGTGGGCGAACGCGAAGGGGTCGCAGAGGGAGACGGTGCCACCGGGTGGTCGTATTCGATGATGGCGCCACCGGCAGCGCCCGTGCTATCGGCCTCGTACACGTAACCGTTCAAACACATCATAGATGACCCAGCGCCCGAGCCGCTGTTGGCCGGTGGATACATGCCGGTGTTGATGACGGCATTGCCGCCGTTGCCGTTGAATCCCGCGGCACCGCCCCATCCATAGCATGCCGACGTGAGGTGGCCGGCACCGGCTGCCCACGACCGACCCGGCGACGTCCACCCGGCGCCCCGGTTAAAGGGTTGGCCAAAGTAGCCGTCGACAAAGCCATAGCCGGCACCGGCACCTCCGGCCTTGACGTCGCCCACCATGGTACCTTCGGTCGGCGCACCTAGAGGATTATTGTCCACACCACCCATCGGAGTACCACCACCGGGCACAGGACCGACAGCCGACGACGCCTGGCCGCCACCTCCGCCACCCTGACACGCGCGGTCCTCGTTGGCGTCAGTGACTTTGGCACCACCGCCGCCATAGGCCACATCGCGAAACAGCTGGGCATTGTCAGGCCCCGTGGCCGTGACAATCGTGGGGCCACCGTCGCCTGCCGTGCCCCCGCTGTACACTGGATCGTATTCGCCGCTGTCGCGCGGGGCGCCGCCCTGGCCCACGGTGATTTCCCATTGGACTTGCTCGGCTGCCACGCCCCATGTGTCGCTGCCCGTCGACCGACCGATGATGGCGGCTCCACTGCCTCCGCTGGCGCCACAATAGGCGTTGGTCGCCGAGGCGCCGCCGCCACCCCACAGTGTCACCGACACGTTGGTGGCGTTGGCCGGCGCTGACCACGTGCGCGACGTAGGTACAAAGACGCTATAATGGTAGAGGGCGGTGGTCGACGGCGCCCATGTCAACAGGCAAAGGAGTGCAACGCCGATGAGCGCTGCGCGAACCGACGCGCGATCACAGCCATTGACCGCACGCATTGGCACTGTCTTCTTTTTCATTCCCTTTTTTTCCTGATTTCCTTCCTTACGCAAAAAGAAAAAAGGATATGCAAGAGATCTTGTCAAAGGTTTCCTCGTCGCGTGCTCGGCGTTGTCGCTGTCTTTTTTTACTTGTGCGTGGCGCCCTCTTTTTAGTCTCGGACGATTTAGGCGGTCGCGCCTGCGTGTGTGTGTGTGTGTGTGTGTGCTATCCCTGGCGATGTCACCGCAGCGCGTCAGCAACCCCCTTGGCCACGTCTTTTAATCTCTTTTTTTACAAAAAAAACGAATTATGTTCGAGTCTCGGACAATCAGGCAACTGGATGATAGGTCACGATTTGGACAAACTACCTCGGCCTTTTTTTTCCTCTCTTCTCCATTGCATGTCTTGGCTCGTGTGCGAAAGAGACAGAAAGAGACCTCTCTTGTGTCATGAATAAAAAAGACGCGCGCCTTTTTTTTATTCAGGGAGAGTTGCTGATTTTGCGCACGCGCCCTTTTGGTCTCGGGCGTCGGCGCGTCTTCACAAAAGAAAAAAAAGGCATCCCAAAGGACGGCACGCAAAGGCAGGGAAATGAGGCTGCCGCACCGCAACCATGGAAAAAAAATGAGCGCCAGTAGCGTTGCTCCCTTTTTTGCCGCCGACTATTGTCCTCTTGCGCATGATCGCGACAGCGTGAGCCGCCAAGGCCCACAGCGCAACCCAACACGCAATACTTTTTTGTGATACCCTCGGGAAAAAACACACCGCGCACATTGGCCGGGGCAAGGAGCGACCACTTTTGTCCACCCGTGTCAATGGGACGCAAAGAAAACACCACAAGACACAAAAGGCATAAAATCCCAAAAAAACACCAAACAAATCCTATTGAGTCTTTTGCGCGTTGTCTTTTTAATGTCTTTGCGCACGACAAAAGAAAAAGAATAAGAAAAAAGGACTAGACCGTGGTTTTGGTCCAATACAGGGTCGAGTCGCTGTTGAGATAAACAACTCCAGCGGCGGTGGTGCCCATATAGGTGCCGTGGGCGCTCTTCAAGGTCCACTGATTGCCGGCGTTGATGATCACGTCCCACTGTTCCCACGAACCGACCGACGTGGCATCGGCGCGTACCCATCCGCCCGGATTGGCGCCCAGATAACGATTGGCGTACGATCGGAAAGTGTACTTGCCGTTGGAGAGTCGGGCGACAGTCCACTTTTCCTTGTACGAGGCGCCGTACCACAACGAAGCGACGCTCCCGTCGTCTTGCGGCGTCAGTTGCTTGCCGCTGATGGGCGACACCAACGTCACCAACTGCGTCAGGGGCTGAGCCGACGGGGTGGGCGACACCGAGGGCGTCCTTGATGGCGAAGGGGTGCGCGAAGGCGTAGGCGACCTCGATGGCGAAGACGAGGGCGTGGGCGCCACGGGATGGTCGTATTCGATGATGACGCCGCCGTCAGCACCGGGTGCGTTCATGCCATTGGCAGAGACGCGGGCCAACACGGTACCTGAGCCGCCTCCCGAGCCGCTGTTGGCCGGTGGGTATTCGCGTGAGGTCAAGGAACCGTTTCCACCTCGACCGTTGAAGCCGGCAGCGCCGCCCCAAGACAGGACGGTGTTGATTCCGGTGCCGGTGGTCCTCCCGGCGCCACCGGGCCAAGAGCGACCCGGAGACGTCCACGGGGCACCATCGGCAAAGGGCTTGGTGAGGTCGCCATACAGATAACCGTATCCGGAACCAGCGCCCCCGGCCTTGACGTCGCCCACGATGGCGCCCGCCGACGGACTGCCGATGAAATCGTTATCGATACCGCCTTCGGGGATGCCGCCACCGGGTGTCGTGCCCGTGGCCGACGATGACGCACCGCCACCGCCACCCCCGCGGCAAAATTCGGTCGGCTCGTCATAGACTGAACGCGCGCCGCCGCCGCCATAGGCCGTCGCGCGAAACAACTCGGTACCATCGGGAGCCTTGGCCACGATAGAGGTCTCGCCGCCGTCGCCTCCAAATCCGCCCTGAAGGTTGGTGTCGGGCATTGGCAGACCGCCCTTGCCCACCGTGACAATCCATTGGACATCGCTTGGCAAGACAGACCACTGCGCGTCACCCACGGTACGATTGAGGATGGCCGCGCCGCTTCCGCCGCCTGCTCCACATTCAAGAGACGACGAACCAGCACCACCGGCGCCCCACAGGGTGACCGATACGCTGGTGGCGCCAAGCGGTGCGGTCCAGTTGGTGGATGCACCGACAAACACCGTGTAACGGTAGGCGTCGGCTGTCGTTGGAAAGACGCAGCAGCAGCAGCACAAGAGTATCACAGTCGCCGTCAGCGCCAGGGTGACATTAGAGGCATTGTGACGCTTTCTGTCGTTGTTGTTGTTGTTTTCGTCCATGATCAGTGATGTAGGGCAAAAAAAGAGCGGACGAGTGGGCGCTTTGGTTTTACCCAAAGATGCGGGGCGTACTTTTAGCGCTGTCTGATCTATTTTAGATCAACAGAGCGTCACCGCCGTGCGCGCGCAACCGCACGGCATCTCGGGGCGCGCACGCGCCACACAAGAGGCATCCAATGCGCGCGACCGCCTTTGATCGTTTTGACCGTTTTTTTCCTTTGACGCTGCCTTTTCTCTTTTTTTTCCCCTCCTCTTAATCGCCCTTTGCGTCGACTCTTTTTTTGCCCTTGCGATCGCCGTCCACTTTTTCCTGCCTCTTTTCCCCTCGGTTTTTTCGCCCTAAATGTACGGCCATGGGACGTGCCAATCGCAAAGGATGAAAAAAAAAGATGCTGTTCAAAAAGCGAGCCCACAAAAAAAGGACCAAAGCGACGACGACGATACGGGCCACCCTTTTTTCGTCACGGGCCATGCCCCAAGAAAGGGCTACGACTGCCATCACCGTGTCAAGAAAAGAAAAAAGGGAGAGTGTGCTTTTCAAAAAAAAAGAGTTGCCATCTCTCTTAGACGTTGGTCTTGGTCCAATACAGAGTCGAGTCGCCATTGAGGTAGACAACGCCGGCGACGGTAGTGCCCATATAGGTGCCATGAACACTCTTGAGGGTCCACTGGTTGCCGGCGTTGATGATGACGTCCCACTGCTCCCACGAACCGACCGACGTGGCATCAGCGCGCGCCCAGCCGCCGGGATCGGCGCCCAGGTAACGGTTGGCAAACGATTTAAAGGTGTACTTGCCGTTTGAAAGTCGAGCGACGGTCCACTTTTCCTTGTACGAGGCACCGTACCACAGGGATTTGACGCTGCCGTCATCTTGCGGCGTCAACTGTTTGCCGCTAATGGGTGATACCAGTGTGATCAACTGCGTTAGAGGTTGCGCGGTCGGCGAGGGCGAGGTGGAAGGCGTCGGCGACCGGGTGGCCGATGGCGATGGGGTTCGCGACGGCGTTGGCGACGTCGAAGGCGTCGGCGCGATCGGATGATCGTATTCGATAATGATAGCGCCGTCGGCGCCAGGCACGTCCTTATCCATCTCGTAGAGCACACACGATTCGGCCGAACCGGCGCCGCTGCCGCTGTTGGCGGGCGGGAGACGCGGAAACAGGCCCGGTCCGCCGGCGTTGTTGGAACCGAAACCGCCTCTGCCGTTGTAGGCGGCACCGCCGCCCCATGAACGGCACGGCGCGATTTTTCGACCCTCGCCGCCGTACCACAGGCGACCCGACACATACCATTGGGCGCCCGTCGTAAAAGGTTGGTCGATGTTGCCGCCCACGTAGCCATAGCCAGCACCGGCGCTACCTGCCTTGACGTCGCCAACCATAGCCCCCTCTTTGGGCGCAGCCAACCGATCATCATCGGCACCGCCAGACGGATTACCCGTGCCCGGTACAGTCCCGACGGCCGACGAGGCTTCGCCGCCGCCTGCACCGCCCTGGCACCCATCGCGCGAAACAGCCGACGACGAACTGCCGCCGCCGCCTCCATAGGCCGTGGCGTTAAAGAGTACCGCGCCGCCGGGTGCTACAACGGCAACCGACGTGGCGCCGCCGTTGCCGGCGACGGCCTGAAGCGAACCGGCCGGAGGCGGCAGTCCGCCCTTGCCCACGGTGAGCATCCACGATGCACCATCGACCGACACGGGCCATCCCGTAGGGTCAACGGCGCGGCCGAGAATGGTGGCACCGCCACCACCGCCGGCACCGCAATATAGAGTGGTCGACGAACCGCCGCCGGCACCCCACAGCGTCACCACAATGTTGGTGGCGTTGGCCGGCGGCGCCCATGTACGTGACTCTTGGACAAAGACGCTATAGTGGTAGGCGTCGATCGCTACCGGACTCTGACAAAAGAGGACAAAGGCGATGACAGAAAGGGCTGTTGCCGCGTGTATTCCTGTCGGTTGCATGGCACGACGGGTTACGGTCATGACTAGATGTTATTTTTGGTCCTTTCCCGTTTGTGCGCTCCTTTTGTGGCGTCGCACACGCAACCCGCGTCCAGCCTGCGACCGCCTCAAGCACACGGAGCGCGACCGAGGCACATCGCCTCGGTGGCGGCACCAACATATCGTGATAGAGGCAAAGAAGTTTCTAGTCTTTTTTTTTCCTTTGTGAACTCTGCGCGCGTTCCTGTCTTTTTGTTTGGCGACGTAGATACCGCCCGTTGGACCCTCTTTTTTTTCCTCGGTGCGGAGATGTTGGTCGTGAATTACGCGTGGGATACTGGAGTGCCGCGGAGAGAGAGAGGCGACATAAAGCGCACAACAAAGATAAATTATTCGGCTCTTTTTTTGTTGTTGGATTTTTATTTTGTTTGTACACGAGATCGTGACCAAAAGGATTCGGCGGTGCATCCCTTTTTTCTTTTGTCTAAAAAAAGAATGGAAAAAAGGTGTTGATTGCGCTAAACACGACACGCGAGGACGCAAGCGAGATACGACAGCATCATCCACATAGCGATGAACAACAATAAAGAAGCGACTCGCCCGATTCGACGATCGCATGTCCCTGCTTGTGATTCGATCGAAAGAGGACGCGCCTCGGTCTCTGGCCACGTGTCTGGCTCGATGCTGCAAAGTCGGTGCGCACCGCAGAGGCAACCCTTTTGTTTGTCGCTCGGTTTTTGGCCGGGGTCAGTGTGGCGATGAGGTGGCGGCGACGACGACAACCCCCCCCCCGACCGACTATGGAGACCACAAATACCGACGCCGAGAGCAATTTCGATGGGCAAGGCGACCTGCCTGTACCGAATGAAATCCTCGCCATGATTTTGGCCGAGACCGACTCAGTCAGCGGCTTTGTGTCGCGTTGGGTATGCCGCCGTTGGGCCGAGTACGCCCCGCACAAAAAGGTCTTTTGCGGCGACGACTTTGCCGACGCCGCAGCCAGTCGCGGCTACGCACGTGTACCAGAGTGGGCCAGAGCCAACGGGTATCCGTGGAGCACGACGGCGTGCTACAAGGCGGCCAGCAAAGGCCACATGCGCCTGCTTGTCGATATTGCCAGGAGCGGGTGCCCATGGGACTCAGAGACGTTCACCGCGCTGGCCGGGCGCGGCGACAGAGAGATGATGGAATGGGCGCTCGATTCTGGGTGCCCGCAAGACCGGTGGGCGTGTGCCAAGACGGCAGGTCGCGGGGACCTGGCGACCCTTCGGTGGCTCAGGCGGCGCCGTTGCCCGTGGGATGCCACGACGTGTCTGGCTGCGGCCCGCAACGGCCACCTCGACGTGCTCCAGTGGGCGCGCACCATGGGTGCGGATGGGACGAGCGCGTGTGCGACGAGGCCGCAGCGGGCGGCCACCTCAACGTGCTCCAGTGGGCCGTTGCCGACGGATGTGGCTGGTCGCGGAGCGCGTCGTACTCGGCGGCGACCAATGGCCACCTCGACGTGCTCGTGTGGATCAAGGACAATATCTCTTATGGCTATGATCGACTCGTGTGCACCGATGCCGCCGCCAATGGACACGACCATGTGGTCGAGTGGGCGCACGCCAACGGGTTTCTCTGGGACGACAATACGTGCGCCAAGGCTGCACGACAAGGAATCGTGCGACTCATGGCGTTGGCGAGACAGGCCGGTTGTGTGTGGGATGAGTACATCTGCGAGGTCGCCGCCGAATACGGTCACATCGCGGTGCTTGCATGGGCGCGAGAAAACGGGTGCCCGTGGGACGAACGTACCTGCCGCGCGGCCCTCTATCATGGCCACGTTTCTGTGCTCAAATGGGCCCGCGACAATGGGTGCCCCTGGTACAGCGACACGCGCTTCTTTGCCGGCATCTTTTACGGAGACCAGGTGCCGGAATGGCGCCTTCCATTGCTGCGCTCTTGTTGCGCGTGATCCGCCGACCGCACTGTTTTCGCGGCTCCTTTTCTATGTTGATCCAAATAAAAATGTATGACCCGGATATGGGCTGACCATGGCGTGCCGATAGTATCCATTAAAAACACACAGGGCTGAGCGAGCGGGAAAAAAAGCAAAAAAGGTGCTGCGGCCTTTTGGTTTGCGTCGGGTCTTTAAACAAGAGACACGGAACAGGGACACACGCTTAAATGGGGCAGAGGAGAGGTCAAAAAAAAAAGATAAAGTGACCGAAAAGAGCGACAAGTGGCTTGGTCGTTGGTCGGATCGACCCGGCCACAGACACTAGCAAGGTAACCAAGTGCCAGAGGCGCCAACAGCGCGCGCCATTCACGTCCGGCGAGCCCTGTCATATCTTTGATCCCTCAACGAAACTATGCTGCTTTCTTTTTCGCCTATTTGGCGCCTGTCGCTTTTCCCACGCGTGCGTGTCTGTTTGCGAGCCATCTAATCCCTTGGTTTACATGGGTTGGGTAGTCTGACCCGCACGAGGCCCGATGGTTGGCGGATGGTGGCGCGTCGGCCCGCGGGCGACCGTTCAGGGCCTCTTATAGAGGCGTGAGCCTGTCCGGGCTCGATAATATGGTCCACGTCGACATCGGGCACATTGTCGCGCACCCAGCGGATCGCCTCATTGTCGATGGCGTGGACGTGCGTTTGGAGGGCCTCGTAGAGACTGTCGTATCCACAGCGTTTGCACAGTAGGGCGACAGCGTCGGCGTTGGGCGCGTGCATCAGTGCTGCGGCCATGGCTCGCGGCGAGCAGACTGCACCTCGATCGATCATGGCGTCGAGACAGGTCACACCGCCCGTGATAGCGGTTTCTAGGCTTTCCCAATCTGACAGCGACGCGAGCCCGGCGTCATGCATCCAAAGCGCGACAGCGGGGCGGTTTCGCGCCAGCATGGTGCGCGCCATCACAGCGTCAAAGTGACGTCGCGTTTCAGGTTGCGCGGCCAGCCAATCGACCACCGTCGTGTTGACACCGTGCGCCTCGGCGGCAGACCACGCCACGATACGGTCGTGCCATGGGAGGCGCATCAAGGGCGAAAAACGCGACTCGACGCCCGGCACAACCTCGCCCGCGGCCCAGCGCAAGACGTCGAGTTTGCCCATTGTGGCTGCGGCGCTCAACACGTCCGCAGTCATCGACGCAAAGCCGCGCGCGTGTGCAATCGCCAAGGCGCGCACGTGGCCCTCTTGTGCGGCATCGGCGAGCGCTCGCTCATCCACGCAACACACACCTCTGACGTCGACGCCTGGATTCATGGCAGTGGCCTCGTCAACGAGTGTGCGTGTGATCACGTCGACAATGAGATCGTTCCCAGTGCGGATGGCGGTCGCCAGTTGCCCGGCAGTGCATGCAAAGGCCTGGCATCCGACGGCGCGCATCCACTGCAGGACATGGTGTTGATTCCCCTCTATGGCGGCATGGGCAACGGCAGCCGGACAACAACACGCCGTGCCATTGCAATCGTCAGAGACGACATATTGCGGCCAACGATCGTGTGCGTACATGACCGTGGCGAGCACGCCTCGTCTCGCCGCTTCGACCACGACTCGGACGTCTAAAACGCACGGCATCTTGGCCAGTGGACACGCTGTCGTCAAGTACCGTAGTATGTCGACATGCCCTCGCTGCGCCGATTCGTAGACGGCTTGCAGCATATGGGGTATGGCCGCGGTATCGCCCAGCAACGTCAATGAACCGGCAGCGCTGTCGGGCGGTCCTTGCGATGGGCCACGATGACGACGCACAGGTGGCACATTCCACCATCCCTGGCGTTGTTGTGTCGCTACGGGGGCAAGTGCAGGAAGAGCACTGACCGGCGGTGCCGGCGTGTCATGGTCGTCGTCGTCATCTTCTTTTACATAGCCCAAGAGACCCGGCGTACCACGTATACCTGGATGTCCGAGTAGACCCGCATGCCCCGACGGACCTGCTGCTCCATCATTGTCGGTATACCCGAGCAGACCAACAAGGTCTTGGCCCCTCACCGCGCGTGCGCGGGCAGACTGGTTCGCTCCTGGGCGTCCCACACGGTTCCTACCATGGTATTGGTATGGATCGGGCGCGGGCGCATAGGCGGGACCAAACGTGAGTCCGGGTGCGCCAAGGTTGGCCCATGGCGCCGGTTGATGCTCTTTGGTGCGATGGCACACCCAACGGACCACGTCAGCACGGCCGCCACTGGCGGCGGCAGGCAGATGCCGACGCTCGGGTTCGACGCCCCATCGCGCAAACAAGGTGCTGGCGACACGGAGAGGCAGACCGTCAGCGAGGGCCATCTCGGATCGGCCGCGATAATAGGAGACGGCCGCATCCAAAGGCGACGCACAACCTAGGGCCGTCGATACCCTGGCGCATGCTGCCACATCCCGCGGATGATCCAACAGGGCGACGATGGAGCATAGTATCTCGTTGGGCATATCCAACAGCGACAGGTTGCACGCCATGGGCGGGGTTGTGAGTGAGACGATTCCGTTGGGGAGGGGGTTCACAATGCAAAGTTTGCTCTGTCTATCCAATGTTTGCGGTCAGAGGTCAACGTGGCGGCGTAGAAAAAGAGAGAGAGAGAGAGAGAACAAAACAAGGCTGTTGGGGCGTTGTATTGGTACAGCGTCAGGTGTCCCAACACACGCGCGCATGCGGCCAATGTCATTAGACATTGGGTCGAAACTGCGTGATTGTTTGCAATACGAGCGTGAATGGCCCAACCATGGGGCACACGCAATAGAAGGTCCATTTGCCGGCGGTCTCTCCTTTCCTGCTGTGCTTTCTCGGCACTCGGCAGGACCCGGTCCAGATTTACGAGGCAAAAAAAGGTCTGTCGATCGACAGGTCGATTTTATTGGCTGCATCCGCCGAGTCGTGCCGGTGGATGTTGCACACAAATAAACAAATGCTCACGAAAAAAAGGTGATATACACCAGTCGAGTCCCAACAAGAGAGTCACCAACAACTCGTATACGCGAGTTTTTCTTTGTAAAAAAAAAGATTAGAACTCTTTGCGCATTGGCCTGGCAGCACACAGCGTACCGAGCCTGACGGGGGCAGTCGCCGTATTGTCAAAAGTAAAAAAAAAGAGAGCACACAATTTTCGCGAGCACGGCCACGGCACACATCAAAAGGCAATGGACGATATCTCGTTGCCGCATCTGCCCGCTGAAATTGTGTGGATCATTGCCGACGACCTGTTGCGTGACGCGGTCGACGCAAGACACGTTATCAGGCTGGGCCTCGCAAATAGGTCATTGTATTCAACTCTTGTCCATGACGACACGGCGTGGCTCACGCGTTGTCGTCAAAAGTACGGGAGCGCACAAACCGATTTGTTTACGGGGACAGCCGACGTGCACGTGCGGTGGATGCGCATCTACGTTGCCATGGGTCGCGTTTATGACCGACCGTCGGGTTGGAGCACAATATCAGACATCATCAATGGACCCGCAACGTTGGTGGCGCCGGGAGCGATCTACCGAGGTCAGACCACGTGCGGGCGCCCGACGGGGTATGGCGTCTATACGACGCGCACAAAGAACTTGGACGACGCGCTGCTCATCGTTGCAGAGGCCCACTTGTCGGATGACAGGGACTGTTAGAGCGGATGGGTGCATGTGCGTCGCATCTGTGCCACTGATTCAATCGGCATTGACCCGCATGTCGCCAATGCACACTATCCGGGCAGACTGTGCCTGTGTGCGTTGTGTGAAAACGGGATGCCCACATTCGTGGGTCCGCTGCGCGACGCCATGGTCGACTATAGGGGAGACTGGGACGCCGGCCGATTCCATGGACGAGGTCGTGCCGAGTTTGTCGACGGCACGATATACGAGGGCGACTGGGCCGGCAGCGTGCCTCACGGGCACGGAACGCTCGATGGCGTCGCTTTACGGTGGCACTTTGGTATACCCGTGCAGAACGGGCACTGCAAGATCACTGACGATTACGGTGGCGAGTGGACCTACGAGGGCGACGTCACCCTCGCCGCAGCAAAAGACAGCGACTGCGTCGTACGCCGATGGCACCGCATGGTCTACGAGAATGGCGCTCGCGCTCTGATCGGTATAGTGAGGCCGGCGACGGTCCATCATGCAATGGACGGCCCTATGCACGACGCCTCGATAGTCGCGCCGCATGGCCACGGCATAGCGACCCATACGGATGGCCGTGTCTACGCGGGTTCATGGCGGCTGGGAATGCGTGAACGCGGTCGCTGCACGCTGGCAGACGGCCTCACCGTGCTCGACGGCACCTGGGGCGTATGGTCTTATGGAGGCTCGGGGACAGTGATCCACGGGGACCACTCGCCACAAGCGCGCGTGCTCTGGAACGAAAAGGATCGGCCGTGCCGGCACGACCGTCTCCGGTATCGTGTCGTTCACCAAGGACAGTCGCCGCGCACATGCCCGTGCTCCCCCAACCGCCCGATACCCTATGGAGGCTGCTACTATGGGACGGCCGATGATTATGTGGTCCACCGCAACGGCGATGTATGTGGTGGCAAGTGCGAACACGACGAGGACGACGCGCTCGCGACCATGCACTGGTTTGGCTGTTCGCCCTGGTGCCCCGATCCTGAATTTGCCGGGTTGGCGCTCTTTCCCGCCGGCGGATGGTCGCGCGCACGGCCCAAAGGCCGACCCTGGGCGTCGGCTATTTACTGGCCTGCCGACATTGAGAGTGGCAGTTTTGCACGGTTTGCCGCGTATGTGCGCAAAGGTCTGATCGGATGGGACCAGGACATGGTCGACTTTTTCTGGCAGGCCGTGGCCGATATGGGCGTCGCACAGCCAGACCCATAAACGTTTGTCATGCTAGATGACCCCATTTCCTGGATGATGTCTTGGGCCGAGTTTTGTTGTGGAGAGAAAAAAAATGATTGCCACCCGACCGAAATCGTCCACTTTGTCCTTTTTTTGTTTTTCCTTCCTCTCCTTTCCGTTATTGCCAACGCTCGCTGCTGTTGCATACATTACCGAGCCAATTACTTTTAAAAGAGAGAGAGAGAGAGAGAGAGAAAGATGATGTGATTTTGACAGTTGCAGAAAAAGATAAATTCGAAAAAAGGGACCAAAAAATCGTCTGATTGAGCGAGTGTTTTCCTTTGTCCTTTTTTCTCTTGCTACAACTGCTCCGTCAACCGCCAAACTGACATGTTTCCCTGGGTAGTCTAAAAAAATCCGACCGAGCGCTTTTTCGGCGCTTGCGTCAACGCAATCGGTCTTTATGCAATATCCAGTTAGAAATCACATAGAAAATCTTGCTTCTTTTTTTGGCGCGCGTAAATGACGGACCACATTGTGGTGGCTCGGGCACCAGCATTTTTTTCTTTGCTTGGGAATGAGGCCTCTCGCCACCAACAAAAGAAATGCCGCACTTTATTTTTTAAAAAAAAAGCATCCTTGGGTCTTGGGCCAATGAAAAAAAAAAGACACGGCACACGATTTTTTGGGCGTAACTATAACTGTTTGTCTCCCTCTTTTTTTCTTTGTGTCGCGCTGCACAATTTGATAGCCACAGAAGCACACCGGCCTGCTAAACATGCGATGCTATTGGTTCTGCATACAAAAATACTTGGTGCCAGTCGGACCGACACGCGCTATCGGGTCTGGTGGTGGTGATCGCATAAAGGAACTTCCAAGAAGAAACAAAAAACAAAAAACCACAACAAATAAAAGGATAAAAGAGAAACTTTGCCAAACTATCTGAACCTCGCTCGTAGACGCACACCCCACTATTTTTTGCTTGCGGACAAAGAAAACTGCACGATGGACCAATCCACTGAGCGACTGACACTTGTTGCTTTTGGCGACGCCTACAACCTGCGCCCATGGGGTCCATATGGTGGTATCACGGGCCTGGCGGCGCTCATCGACCGGGAGCGACATGCAAGCGACCAAAGTCTCTTGATGGCGTGCGGTGACGTGCTGTCGGCCGAACCCGACTTGTCGCATTGGACGCCAGCCGAGTCGTGCAAGCACATGCCTGTGCTCCTCAACGCGTTGGGCGTCGACTATGCCGTGCCGGGCAATCACGAATATGAGCGCGGCGCCGACGTTTTTCGGCTGCGCATGCGCGAGTGCCGTTTCGACTGGGTGTGCACCAACGTGCTAGAAGGTGACGCGCCATTTGGCTGTGGCATCAGCGAGGCCGTGTTTACCACTGCCGAAGGTCACCGCGTGGGCATCATGGGTCTGTGTACACCCGACACGCCCAAGTTGTCGGCCTCGGGACCTGATGTGACATTTGCTCCTGTGATTGAACGGGCGCGCCAGGCCGTGGTGACATTCAAACAAAAGGGCGTTCATGCCATTGTGGCCATCACCCATCTCTCGATTGCCGAGGACCGCCAGTTGGTCAGTGCCGTCCCCGAGATCGACGTCGTGTTGGGCGGCCACGATCACCATGCCATGTGCGAGTGGGCCGGTCACGTGCCCATTATCAAGGCCGGGAGCAACTTTAGTCATCTGGCGCGCGTCGACCTGGACCTCAATACCAAAAAGAGACCGCGCGTCGTGCAAACATCTCTCTTGGTTAATGGCGCCGGCGGTTCTACGGCACCTGCCATCGACGATGCCCTCGCCCAGTTTGATCGTGAGGCGCGCCTGCGCAGAGGCGACCAACAACAGGACCAACAACATGTGGCGACATTTGCCGAACGGATCGAGAGCATGACCAACGCCGACTGCTCCATGGGCCGCTTGGTGGCCGATCTCTTGTGTCAGGCCTACCAGGTCGACCTTTTTCTTATCCATGCTGCAGCCCTGCGCGGTAATCGCGTCTATGAGCCCGACCATGTTGTCACAGAGGACGATTTGAGGCGCGAGATGCCGTTTCAGGCACGCGTCGTGGTGTCTCAACTCACGGGACGCGACATTTACGAGGCCCTTGATCATTCGCTCGTAGCCCCACACGGCAAACATCATCTCCACATGTCACAGGGGTGGCATTGCGTGTTTGATCCGGCGGCTCCCGAGGGGGCCCGCGTGGTTGCCATCACCCGCAATGGCATACGCTTGGCGGATGAGGACACATTGCAAGTGGGGATGATTCGTTATCTGTCTCTTGGAGGCGATGGGTTCGCGTCCCTGGCGCGCGGACAGACAATTGCCCATCCTCTAGACGAGACCCTGTTGCGTGACACTATGGCAGCGTGTATGCGCAAACGCGGGACCCTCTATCCATCGCACGAGCCACGCCATACAGCCCGTACCTAGAACATGTTACTATGTATGTGTGCATGTGTGCGCGCGCGGCATGTGCTATACACGACATAGTATGATTTCAAAAATACACTCTTTCTTAAAAAAGAGCAACCCCCGGTCGAGCCACCACCGCCGCCCTCGCGCCTCCCTAAAAACAACCCCGCGACGAGAAGGAAAAAAAGGAGGAGCGATCATGTCGTCTGATTGTATGCAACCGCGTGGGGGCCTCACACACGATGCTGTGGCGGCTGGAGGTGGTGGACTCGCTGCGCCGTCGGGGATATGTGCCACGGGCAGTGGCTTTGAGCGCCGTGTGACCATTCTCGGCATCGAATCGAGTTGCGATGACACTGGAGTTGCGGTGCTCCAGGTCGGCGGCAATGCGCCTCCAACTCTTTTGGCACACGAGGTGGCAACGTCGTGGGGCCACCACGCCCATCAGGCCGACATTGACAAGGAGTACGCCGCCACCGTGCATCGTCAGACCGTAGGCCCGCTCGTGGCGCGAGTGGTCGCGGCCTCTGGCATGCGCTGGGACGCCATCGATGCCATTGCCGTCACGGTGGGTCCCGGTATGATGGGTGGCCTCATGGCCGGCGTCGACGAGGCCGTGCGACTTGCGACGTTGCACGACAAACCACTGGTGCCCGTTAATCACCTAGAGGGGCACGCGCTTGTGGCAGGCGTACATGCCCGCAAACTTTGTTTTCCGTTTTTGGTCCTGTTGGCGTCAGGCGGGTCGTGTCAGTTGGTGCTGGCGCGCAACCTGGGCGATTACAGGCTACTCGGTCAGACGCTCGACTGCGCTCCCGGCCAAGCATTGGATGCGGTGGCGCGCGCCCTCGCGCTCGATCTCGACGCGGCCGGCTCTGGCGGCAGGGCCATCGAATTGGCCTCGCAGAATGCGCGGTCAGATACCAACACAACAACTATTGATTTAGGCGATGACGCGTGGCCCGACGGGTGCGACTTTTCCTTTGTCGGCTTGCGTGATCGCGCCGTGGCTTTGGCCCACAAAAGCCCAGCCGACAAGGCCAACAACATTGCCGAGACGGTGCAGACCCTCATTATCGATCAACTCGTGTCACGTGCGGCACACGCCATCAGATGGTGTTGCACTCATGAGGGTGACCCCACGGCGCTCGTGGTCGCCGGCGGTGTAGGTTCGAATATGTGCCTTCGCGAAAAACTGCAACGTGCCATAGGCTCTGTGAATCTGGTGTGTCCGCCGCCCTGGCTCTGCACCGACAATGGTGTTATGATTGCGCACGCCGGCGCACTCCGTTATCTGTGTCGGCCCGATGCATTTGCAGTACGCCCGACTCACCTGTTGATCGAGCACGAACGGCATTTGGGCGAGGACGTGTCGGAATGCGTCAAGGCCGACCGTCCCATGCCCCAGCCGACGATTCACGCTTCGATCAAGTCTGACATGGACGGAGCCGCGCGCGCTCTCCAAAAAGGCGAATTGGTCGCGTTCCCCACCGAGACCGTCTATGGCCTCGGCGCCGATGCCGCATCGGACGAGGCCGTAAGGCGAATCTTTGAGGTCAAGGGTCGGCCCTCAAACAACCCGATCATTGTGCACGTGGCCTCCAAGGAACAGTTTTACAAGATCGCCGGAGACAAGAATGACTTTGACACTGTGTTGCGGCAACGCTGCGAGCGATTGATGGACGCCTTTTGGCCGGGTCCCCTCACGCTGCTCGTGCCCAACGGCGGCGAAAAATTGTCGACGCTCGTAACGTGCGGCCTGCCCACTGTGGGCCTGCGCATGCCCGACAATGCGACGGCCATCGAGTTGATCCAGCGCGCTGGCGTCGGTGTCGCGGCGCCCAGCGCCAACAAGTCGGGCCGACCGAGCCCCACATGCGCCCTACACGTGGCAACCGACCTCGCGGGCGAGGATATATGGGGCGTGCTCGATGGCGGCGGCAGCACCTATGGCATTGAATCGACCGTGCTCGACGTGGCAACGTTGAGCATCTATCGCGAGGGTCCCATCACGGCCGATGACATCTCGCTTGCCCTTGATGGCACGCCCGTTGATGTCTCTAGCGGACGCAAGACGCTGGCCATTGGCGAGACGCCCAAGGCACCCGGCATGCTCTATCGCCACTATGCACCCGATACAGACGTCACTGTCGTGCACGGCACACTGGGATTCCTCAATGCCACCGTGCGCTCCATGCGCACACAAGGTCTGCGCGTAGGTGTCATTGCGCCGTACGGCGACGCGATCGACGCGCGTGCCTCTAAGGTCTGGTACTGCATGCACGACGGCGACGGCGATGCCATGGGCTCACTGGGGGCCAATCTCTATGCGGCGCTGCGAGGGCTCGATCTGCCCGACGTTGACATTATCCTTGTGCGCGCCGTGCCCGAGTCGCACAGCGGCGGCGCGATTATGGAGCGTCTGAGCAAGGCCTCGCGTGGCAGCAGCATGGTCGAGCCGGCCATGACGGCGCGCCTGGAGCGTATGGTCGGTTCCGACATTGTTGAGCGTATTGCGCGCGGCCGCGTGTTGGTATGCGGATTGGGCGGGGCCGGCGCGCCGCTCGTGGACATGGCCGTACGGGCCGGCATCAGGCGCATCGGATTGCTCGACTCGGATCGCGTCGAACTGTCCAATCTTATACGCATGCCGCAGGCAACGCTCGCCGACGTGGACCGGCGCAAGATTGACGTCGTTGCAGAGCGCGCGCGAGCGGTCAATCCCGACGTCGATCTCGCGCTGCTCCCCTATCGCATCACGAGTGATTTTGACATGGGCCTGCTGCGCGCGCACGAGTACGATATCGTCGTCGATGCGGTGGACGACCCCAACGGCAAGGTGGCACTCATCAAGTACGCCGTGGAGAATGGTATCGCGCTGATTTCGTGCATGGGCGCCGGCAACAAGACCGACGTGACGCAGGTCCACCGCGTGGTGGACATTGCCGACGCCGGCGTGTGTCTCTTGGGTTCAGAAATCAAGCGCCTGCTGGCCAAACAGGGCATCACTCGCGGAGTCAAATGCGCGATCACGGCGGCCGACCACTGGGTCCTCGCTCCCGAGGACGGACGCGACGTCATTGGCAACTGGCCCCCGTGTTACTTTATGGCGTCGGCCGCGCTGCTCGACTATGTGTTGCGCGTGCTCGCCGGTCCCGAGCGTATTGAAGACTGCGTCCAAAGGCGCGCCATCGGCGTGTCAACGAGACACGGCGCCACTCTGTTGCCCCGGAAATGATTGATGCTTTTCCTTTTCTTTTTTCTTTTCTCTTGTGTCTCAACAACAATAAAAAGTCGACGCCTTTGTTTGTCATCGCGCCAAGCACTCACCAAAGTGACTTTTTTCCTCAAAAAAAGTGACAGGGTATCCCTTTGTGTGCCTTGCCAAAAGGCGGTCGATCGTCCCCCAAAAAAAAAGAAGAGATCTTTGAGTTTTCTTACCACCGTTTTTACTTTTTTTTTGATCGCCACAAAACAAAAGGAGCGCCAGACAACCATTGGGCAATCGTGTTGGTCACTCTGAGCGGCCATATGGCAGGACATTGTTTGTCGCGCCTCGGTCATCTCTATCGAAATCGACACCATCGTCCCAAGTGTCATCATCACGATTATTTTTTTTTGCCGGGGCATCAATGGCGATGCACAGTGATCAGCGCACAATCGCGTGCTCATCGACGAGGGTCGCAGTGCCGAGGGCTACAACAATGCGACCAGCGACAATGACACAAGCCACATCCGAGGATCGGCAATGACGCACAATCGCGTCCGTCGCAAAAGAGGTTGCATGCCCCTTTTCCCCATCCAAGGTGCCGCCTTTGTCTCTATGGCATCGCACAGACGCACCGCCTGTTACGGCATTGGCATTGTCATCAGAGACACTAATCGTCGTCGTCGTCGTTGTTGTTGTTGTCGTTGTAACGAGTCGCGATTGCAATGGCGCAAACCGGGCCGGGTCAATGAGCACCAGGTCGGCGGCATCGCCGACGCACAAACTGTCCAGAACGTCGGTGGTGCGGCCGCGTCGACCTGGACGCACTGCAAGACGCCAGGCGTCATGTGCTCCCATCGTGCCATCGATTGACGCGAGCCGACGCATGCGTTCAAACGGGCAACCCAAACCGCCACCCGTAGCAGCTGCCAAAGGCCACAGAGACTGCCAACGATCCATTACGCGTTCAAACGGCGGAACAGACGAGCAAACGGCAACGGGCGCGTCGGTGTCATTGCCACCTTTTACGGTGTCGCAGATGGCGATAGATAGACGCGCACTGCACAGCGCCAGTCGGTTTAGACGCGTAACGGATCGAGCATAGGAGGACGCGGCGTTGCGTCGATCCACATGAGCGTGCACTGGCAAATCGTACTTTGCCGATAGGCCAACGATGGCGTCCAAATAGGCCGGACGACATTGCGCCAGCGTCGCGTCGAGACCCAATGCCAAGGTCACCGTCGGATGGGGCCGCCAACGGCGCGCCAATGACATGACGCGCTCCACATCGATTGCGGCAGCGGTGGCGGGGTCGCCGCGTATGGCGCTATCCTGTGCGATGACGGCCACGGTGGCGCGCATGCCGACACGCACGGCAGCTTCGATGACAGCCTCGGGATGTGTTTGGATCGGGAAGAGAGCCGATGTCGTGCCGGTCTTGAGCATGGCCACCATGGTGGCCATCGCCCTGGCCAGTGTCGATGCATGGGCCGTGCGTTCTGACGATCGCGCCGCCGTACTACCAACGGTGGTCGTCTGGTGCCTATCGGGTATGGTAGTTGCGTGCGCATTAAAGATGCCCGGCAGGGCGACGAGACCTTGCGCATCGAGCACGTGCGTCGTATGCGGATCTGTGTCCAAGGCATCGCACGATTGGCGATCTCCGATGGCGAGTATCTTGCCTTTGGCGCCTCGCTCCAAGAGCACATCTACGGGTCCGCTACGGCCAATGGTGCCGCCCAACGTCACACCGCGCACCACCAGCCGACTAGGGCGTACCGCGCGCATGATTGTCACACACAAAGAATGTCTCGATTCTCTTTTTTTTCTCTTCTTTTTTTTTTCCAACACTGACGTCTATTTTTCTTTCCTTTTGGCGACCGTGAGCAGATTCTCGTTTTTCTCTTTTCTCGTCTCTCCTTTTTCTTGCACGTCGCGTGAGGGGTGTTGGATGCGCTGCGCGCCTCGAATGGGGGAAAGCGACTTTGTGCCGTTGGCGGCACTGTGGCCGCCAAACCCCCTTTGTCTGCTCTTTTTTCCCCTCTTGTGCACCTTTGGTCGGTAAGCATGTGCCAATAGGAGAGTGACCAGGGAAAAGGGCAACGCCCTGGGTTTGTGGTCTCAGCGTCAAACAAAAAGCCTGGTCGATAATGTTCACCGAACCGACAGCGTCCAGCCATTGGTATACAACGTGAGGCCTCGGACAAATACGACAAAAGCACAACGAGATTGGCGTATCATAGGGCAGATTTCACTTTTTTTCTGGCAACCAAAGCCTAGAGCGGCCCACCTGGAGGGATGGGGGGTTATCAACGACAAACAACACCGCACTTATTTTTCGACAGTCACCAGCCGACGACATTATCGCCACCGACGCCAAATAACGAAAACAACAACGATGCAAAAGAAGGCTATTTGCGATATTGCAAAGACAAGTCGTGCAATCGCGTCGCGAGGCGATCCACGGCTCTCTGCTATTGCCGACGCTGTATTTGCCCGGCGCCCGCTCACCTTTGAGCAGGGCGTCTACCTGTACCGTCACGCGCCGGTCGCCAAAGTGTGCCGCTTGGCAGACTGGCGCAGGCGCGCGTACCATGGCGACCATCTTTACTATTCAAATGCCGCGCGTCTCGATGTGGTCGACATTGATCGCCAGCGCCGCCCTCGCACACACTGTTTGCGTCAAATCCACGCGCGCACTGTCGTCGGCGATTTGCTGTGCTCGCTCTTGCCCATGTCGTCAGACAATGGCATCGACGACGTGGTCATCGCCAGCCCTCTTGGTGCACCGCCTGTGCCTCTGCCATTTGACTGGTGGCACAATTTGGTGGCTGCGGTTCATTCGATCGCGCCGGGCGCGCGCGTCAACGCATGCGCGTCAGCAGATGTGACGGCGATGGCCGAGACCGCCGCGATGTCGGTCGACGCTGTCTTGGTTCGTCTGGCCAAGTCGGGTCTGACGTCGCTGGGACCTGATCAAATGCCTTTGCGCGGTGACAAAGCATCTTTGGACCACTGGCTGCACGTCCACGAGAGAGCGCACGCATTGGGCATTGGTTCCGAGGTGGCGCTGCCCAACCGCGCTCGCAATCGTCGGTGCGAACAGCGCGTCGAGCAGATGCTGGCCCTGCGGAGCCTTCAGGAAAAGAGTATTGCCAAGGGTGGCAAGGGCTTTCGCGCAGTAGCGACAGGATCGCGCACGGCCTTTGCGATTGAACGAGCAAGTGCGGCGACACGCCATGACGATTTGCGCGATCGTGCCATTGCCCGACTCATGCTTGACAATGTTCAGCACATCTTGGGTCCTCCCCTTTTGCTTTTCGGCGGTACCAAAACAGCGTCGGCTCGCGTGATTGCGGCGGCACACGGAGGTGCTGATGACCTGGGGCATGTGGCTCCTGACAATGAGGGCATCTTGCGCGGCGTCGTCGACGCATCTGGATTCTCACAGACGCGCCGCTACACGCGCTACCCCTTTGCGCGCGTGGGCTGGACCATGCCTGCCTTGGACGACTTTTACGGCGATGAGGACGACCGTGACGGCAAAGATTGCCAAAGTGACGATGACGACAACCAAGGCGATGACGACGATGACAGCTTTGTGTGGGCCGGCCACTCTTAGCGCCATCCCAAGACATTTTTTCTTTTTTTTTTCATCTTACAAAAAAAAGATAATAAATTCTTGTTTTGGTTGGGCAAATACAATCGCATTAGGTGGCGGCGCCAGGAGCCCAGTCGGGCGGGGCCAGAGTGAAGCCAGACCATGCAAACTGGGGCGCCATCATGCAACTCACCAACGCCCATCCACCCAGAGGCCTGTGTGTTTTTGGTGAAAAAAAAAGACAAACCTCTTTCTGGTTGGGACCTTGTTTCGTCATCGCCATGATGGAGAAAAAAAAACAAAAATGCGCGCACGCGATCGCTTTGTGCGCGGGACGAGGCACACGCGGCCACAAGGAGAAAGAAAAAGTGAAACAAGCAAAAAAAAATGGAAAAAAATAGAGAGACGGGGCAACAAAGGAGATGTACCGGGCGGTCTGCCATGCGTCTTTGGGCACAGTCACTTGAGGTCTCTGGTCCGCGCCCAGATCAGTCCCGAGCACGCGCACGCTATCAACGCGCTCGCCCGTCTGCGAAATACACATTTCCAAGGGCGAACCTGTCGGTTTAGACATTACCATGGTTTAGTTGGAACCTCTCACTCGTTCATTTTTTCTTTATCGGGTTGGTTCGTGTCTGCGTGCGCGGTTGTCTTTTTGTTGTTGTTGATGCCCCCTCAAAAAAGTGAGACAGCCAGATGCGGTGCCAGTGCGATTCAAAACGTACCCGAGTGCCAGAACCAGACCTCGGCGGCATCGAGTTTGTGCCAGTGCGATTTCTGCTGGCGCGTCAACAGAAAATAGATGACCGAGTAGGGCGCCCGCGCGGCGTCTGCTCCGTTTGAGGCGGTGTCATTGTCGGCCATTGCATAATAGCCTCCTTCTACGTGCGGACGCATGCCGAGCCGCGCAATGATGGCTTCTACCTCGCGCTGTTGGACATTGTCGACGTTGTCGGTATCGCGCGCGGTGATGGCCTCTGCGTCGCGCTGTTGGACATTGTCGATATTATCGGTATCGCGCGCAGTGATACATGCGGCGCCTGTCCCTTTTGACATGCTGTCGTACACACAGAGAGAGAGAGACAAATGCAAACGGGAAAATGCCCAAATACGCCGCCGCCAACAACAACAATTGAACAAAAAAAAAGAAAGAGGACAGGCACAAACCGGTGCGCTCACACTGCCGACTGAAAAGAAAGACAAAATGAGAAAAAACGTCATTTCATGCCATTGTTGTTGTCGGCGGTCATAATCGTTCACGTAGACTGTGAGAGAAAATAAAAATAGAACGTGCGCATTGGGGGCATCAACGCGTCCGCACACGCGCACGCACGCACGGGATCAACTGTTGCCTGGCAAAGGCTGTGCGCCCCCATAAAAATCTTGTGTGTGGCAGAAAGCCGACAACAAAGAAAAAAAAGAAGCCAGACAAAAGGCAGCCGCACACCAACAACGAGAATACGCCGGTGCCAACGATGGAGCAAGCAAAAGTCGGGACATGCACAACGGCAATCGCCTCGGAAGCAGGTGCATCTGTCACCAGCGACTCGCAGGTCGTCAAAACGCTGACGCCGTCAGAGGCGGTGGTGGCGGTGCCGTGTCCCATGCCATTGTCGCTGGCCGAGGAAGGGATTCGGCGCATCCAGTTTGTATCGGCCAAGCAGCCTGTCATGACGGCGATCCGCGACATGTATCTCGCGAGCCAGCCCCTCAAGGGCCGGCGTGTGCTTTTGTGTTCGCATCTGAGACTCACGACGGGATTCTGCGCGCTCATCCTGCGTGATCTGGGCGCTCAGGTCATGGTGTGTGGGTCCAACAAGTGGTCCACCAGGGACGACGTTGTGGCCGCGCTCAACGCCGAGCCCGGCATCGAGGCGGCTTCGCGGTATGGCGCGCCCGACCACGAGTTTTTCGGTTACTTGCGTGCTGCCATCGCTTGGGGTCCCGATCTGATCGCCGACGACGGCGCCGAACTCTTGGCTATGATGCATGGCATGGGAGCCGACAGTGACCGCGTCGCCGTGTCGCCGCGCCCTGTTCGCGGGATATGCGAGCAGACCACGACGGGCGTCGTGCGCATACGCGAAATCCAAGAGGCCCAACCCGACAGGCGTCTCCTGGCGCCTGCCATTGGCGTCAACGAGTGCAAGACCAAGCATTTGATCGACAACCGTTACGGCTCGGGTGAATCGTGTCTCACGGCGCTCATCTGCACCACCAACTGCACCTTGCGCGGACGCGTCATCGTAGTGGTCGGTTATGGCCATGTCGGACGTGGCCTCGCGGCCCAGGCGCGCGGTATGGGCGCGCGAGTCATTGTCACCGAGCGTTCGCCCATTTCGGGACTCGAAGCCCATATGGAAGGCTTTGAGGTGATGCGCCTAGCCGAGGCTGTCAAATCGGCCGATTTCGTGATTACGGCGACGGGTTACGCGGGAGCCTTTGGCGCCGACGCCATTGCCAACGTCAAGGACGGGGCCTTTCTCAGTAATGCCGGCCATACGGAAACGGAAATCGACACCAAGGCGCTGGCCGACGCCGCCATTGTGATCAACAAGCACGTCGCAGACAATATCGACGAATACGTCTTGGGCGGCGGCGACACGCAAGAGGGAGGGCAGCCGCGAAAGGTCTATTTGATCGCCAACGGCCACACGTGCAACGTGGCCACGGGGAGAGGCCATTCGGCCGACATCATCGACATTACCTTTGGGCTCAAACTGCGCTCGGTTTTGTATCTCGCCGAAAAGGCGTGGCCCACCACCGCAGGCGCAGCGCCGCTCGAAAACAAACTCCAAAATCTGCCGGCACACCTGGACATGGCGGTCGCCAGAATCGCGCTGGCCTCGCGCGGCATGCAAGTCGACGAGCGCGCCTGAAAGAAAAATCAAAATAAAAGTCTAGAGAAAAAGCCAAAGATGCCTTTTTGCGCCATTGTGGTCTCGGCTTTTGCGAAAAACAAAAAAAAAGAATTTGTTGGACACATATTTGAATTTCCCCTTTTTTTTTGTCCATCCATTTTTTTCGTTCTCTTTGGCATTATTTAGATGCGACAACCGAAATGGGTGCGTCAAAGGCGCGCCCAAAAGGAGGCCACCGACAGCCAGGTCGGGCAATCGCCTGGGAGGCCACGCGGCGGATTCGGAGGCGACCGTTTGTTTATGGTTCTGGTTGGGTGGCGTGCGCCGCCATAAAGAGACGAGAGGCACGATGACAGCCACAATGACAAAACAAATCATGACCGCAAGGGCACATTGAAACAATTGTCCGCATGCGCCGTGCGTCTAAAAATGGACGGTCCAACCTTTTTTCTTAAATTAAAAAAAAAGAAAAAAGGCTCGACAAGTGTTTCGACGTCGAAAAAAAAAGGTGGAAGCAGTTGCCCAGACGTGCCTTATTGAAAAAAACGCACAAATACACAATGCTAATTGGTTGGGCTCGCTCTTTTTTCTGCCCGTCCTGTTGTCGACCGAGTCAGGCCGATGGCGGCGCTTTTGCTCCACGCAGTCAAAAAAACGATAAAGGCGGTTTTCTTTTTTTTTTCCGCCTTTTGAAAGAGAAATCAAACACCTTTTTTGCTGCTGTCACAGGCACTATTGTGTCAGCCTATTGGTGTTGTGTGGACGCCAACTCTTGCTCCTTCTTCCCCGCCCCCCCCCCAATCTAGACGGGACAAGGTAGATATTCTTCTCTCTCTCTCTCTCTCTCTTTCATTACGGGCGACTGGGCCACCGAGATGGCGAGCGGCGACGACCTGCCCAACGAAATCCTGGTGCTCATTTTTGACGGTCTGCCGTGTCCCGTGCTGTGGCACACGGCGAGGGCCGTGTGCAGGCGGTGGGCGGCCGTCGTCAACGACCGCACGTTGGCACTGGGGCGCGACGAACGCTGTTTTGATCGTGACTCGACATTGGCCAGGCAGAGTCGTTGGTGCGAGGCGGCGGCGGGCGTCGCGCATGCGCACTGCATGAAATACGCGCTCCTTGTTGGGGTGCCGTGGGACAAGGAGACGTGCGCCGCGGCGGCCGGTGGGGGCCATCTCGATTTTCTTGCCACGATCCATTTCATGGGATGCCCCTGGGGTCCGAGCCTCTATGCGCGCGCAGCCGCCACTGGCCACATGGATTGCATCGAATACGCTCGACGACATGGATGTCGATGGGACGAGACAGCCTGCCGGGCAGCTGCCGATGCGGGACGCGACGACATGCTCGACTACCTGATCGCCAACGGTTGTCCGTTTGACGAGGACGCAGCGAGTGCCGCGGCGGGCGCTGGCCATTTGGCATGCCTTGCGCGTCTGTGTGCCGCAGGTGTTGCGCTCGACGCCGACGTCTATGGCGAGGCCGTGCGTTCCGGTAGCGTGTCTTGCCTGCAGTGCCTCGAAGCGCACTATTGTCCTCGCGACCCGGCGGCCATGCTGGTGGCAGCTGGTACGGGTGACACTGCCGTGATTGCCTACTTGGACAGCGTTGGCTTTGTGTGGGACAGCCCGTGCTCGGTGCGTGCTGTGGCCGGTGGACACATTGACGCCCTCACCTATGCGCACGAGCGCATGGGCGCAACTCTACAGGACCATCTGTGCCGAATCGCTGCCGCGCGAGGTCAATCGGATGTGCTGAGGTGGTTGTTTGAACACGGCTGCATGCCATCAGAGGACACGTGCAGAGCCGCTGCCGATGGCGGACACCTCAATGCACTCGTGTTTTTACACGAGCGCGGGTGCTTGCGGGATGCGACTGGTAGTGCATTGACCGCAGCAACGGCGCGAGGTCACATGGAGTGCGCCAACTATTTGCGCGCACGCAGCCGTCCCAAGACACCACAGAATGAGGGCGAGACGCTCGATAAGTTGGACGGACCACCACCGACAAAGCGTCGACGCGAAAGCGCCGCTATCTGAAAAGGAATATATACGAAAGAAATAAACGGAAGGTTAAGAAAAAAGGAAATGTCTTTTGTAATGGCGCGCACAAGGACCCCGGCTGTGCGGCTTTTGGAGCGCAAAAGGCCAACGAACAAGGTCACAGAGGGAAATCCAAAAAAAAAAAAAGAAAAGATCGGCTGACCACACATTGAGGCCGGGAAAATTTGTATGGGCAGCGGGCGCCTCTCTAGGACGCCGGCTTTGCGGGCGCAACTACAGCAACGACAATTTTTGTTCAAGGAAGAAAAAAAAAAGAAAAAGGGTGACCTCCCGCTGGCGTATTGGCCAGACCGAAAAAAGGGCAGGCAAAGAAAAAAGAGAGGGCGCCACCACAAAAGAGCCAAGCATTGAGGGTACGACATTGTTGCCCGAGTTGCATATCAAAAAAAACAAGGCCCGACCCTGGAAAAAAGCCAACGGCGACAATCGCCCAACGTAAGGAAAATTTTGAAAGAAAAGACTCACCCTTGCGCTCTCCTAAAAGAAAAGGAACAAAAAAAAGAAACATTCGATGCAAGGTGCCCGAGAGGAATGCGCGCAGACTGTGCACATGCGTCTGTGCGGCGAGATTACGTGCGCGCTGGCACGAGACCACCCGTCGCAACTGATGCGTCTCTTGGACAAGGGCATCATCAGCGCCAACGACACAATCGATCTCGCTGTCGTGATGGCCTCCCTGGCGGCCAGCCCAATGCCAGGCGTGGTCGGCATCGTGTCGCTTGTCAACCCCATGAACACGACAGCGGACCATTCTGGGCATGAAACGAGCGTGTGCCGCAGTGTCCATTCGGCCGCGTTGCCCGACAGACCCGTGGGCCTCGTCGAGTTGGCCGTGTTTTACGGCGCACGGCGATGTCTCTTGTTTCTACTTGGGGCGGCAGAGACGACGGCGACGACAAACGCGCGCATTGGTCCGGAACAATGCGAAACATTATTAACGTCATTTCTAGAGACTCGCGCGTGGCGGCACGCCGTCGTGTGTTGGGGGCCATGCGTGCTCTTGCGCAATCGCCGCCGCCCCAAAGTGGTGCGACCCATGGTCGTTGCCGCCGGCCCGCACAGTGGGGTAAAGAGGCGTTTTTTCGACCCGATGCCAATCATACGCGCCTTTGCTCTGTTGACCGATAACGCAGCGGCTGGCGACAGACATTTGCATGATCGGCTCGCTATGGTGGTCGATGCCGCAGCGCACCTCTCGGTCGACCTCTGTCCACGCGACAATGACGGGCAGGCTATCATCCCTGGACATCTCGGCGGCCTCGTGTCGTAGATGCCGCGACGCTATCCTTGTTCTTTGTGAAGGTGTTTCCAATCTGTGTTCTAAACCCCATGTATCCAAAAAAAAGAAAGAAAAGAGAGAAAAGAAAATCGATTCCGAGCATTGTCCTTGGCGACGCGGCCAAACATTCACTTGGTCCCGTGCCTTTTTTTGGGTTTTTTTTTCGACCGAGTGGCAAGAAACAGAAAAGAAGACGAAAAAAGAGGGCCGAGCATTTGCCTTGGCCTATAGTCGGTGAACTCTCAAAAGGGGCAAAAGAAAGTCATAAAAAAGTCAACGCGCTGTCCAAAAAGTGTCTACAGCCTGCTGTTTTGTCCGCCAAAAAAATTGTAGACATATGAGGAGTGAGACATGTCTGCTGTCGGCATTTTTATGAATTCCCAAGCAGACGAAACAACAGGCTGTAGACACTTTTGGGACAGCACATTGACTTTTTTATGACTTTCTTTTGCCCCTTTTGAGAGTTCACCAACTATAGGCCAAGGCAAATGCTTGGCCCTCTTTTTCCGTCCGGTTGGTCGCTCTGTGCTTTTCCGGTTTTTTGGTGGTCAGCCGACCAAAAAAAACAAAAAAGGGAATGGCTAGCGCCGAAAAAAAGAAAAGAAAAGGAGCCACGCCGCGAAAACCCAAATGCGCAGCGAGGCGAAACTCTTGTCCCTGTTGGGAGGCTCTAGTCATTTATGATTCTGTCCAATCGTGCGTGTTTTTTCCCCCGTACAACGCAGAAACGGCGAAAGAAAATTGGAAAAAATGGAGGTGGGTGTGTGACAAAAGGGGCATGTATCTGCGGGCGGCAACCTCACTCGCACGTCCTTTTCCTTTTCTTTGGTAAAAGATTGCTCGCATGCCTTTTACTCTTTTTTTATTGAAAGAGAATACAATTCTGCCCCATATATACACTGGCCCAACATGTCGTCGCCCCTTCCTGCACACGACTACCGCGGACATTGTCACGACAACGAGAGCACCGACATCAGTTCCAGTATCGACGATGGTGCGCGGCGTCTCACGTTCGACGATTTGCCCGACGAGACGCTCGTACTCATTGCGCGCCTTGTCAACTGCGACGACCTACCGTGGTGTCTTGAGAGGCTATCAAAACGTTGGCGGCGCATTGCACGTGATCGATCTGCTCTCGGTCCTCCGCTGTGCTACCACGGCGATCCGCCTGCCGATCCTGTTTTCGCGCTCTACTGCCATGATTACGGATGTCCGCAGTGGCACAGAGCGTGCCGCGACGCTGTGCTGGAAGGCGCGTCGCGTGATACGATCTCTGCTCTGGCGCACAATCTCGCGGGTCGGACGTCGCGACTGAATAAATCGATCATGCACGCCGCCGCGGCCGCTGTGATGTTGGATAATGTGGACGCGTACAAAGCGATCTCTTACGAGGGCGACCGAGCGCCTATTCTGCGTGTGGCGATGCGCGCCGGCGCCATCAACATCATCAAGTACCTCGCGGCTCTGAGCACCGCGTCCCACTGGGGCTCTGAATTGCCTGCGACGGCGGCCTCTGCCGGGCAGGTTGCCGCGTTGGCCTTTCTCCATCGTTCTGGATGCTCGTGGGACAAGAGAACGGCCGAGGCTGCAGCGGCCGGCGGACATCTCGACTGCCTCGCCTATGCCCATGCGTATGGTTGCCCGTGGGATGCGCGAACCCTTTCTGCTATTGCCGCGCGCGCGGGTCACAGCGAATGCGTGCGCTACATCAACGATCGCGATCAGTCGAGGCGCGATGTTCCCGCGCCACAGACAGGCCCCGACGGTCTACCCGTGGTGGTGCGCACTTTGCGCAGCGATCTAACGATGATTGCGATCATTGTGTTGTCCATCATGGCGACCATGGCACTTGCCGTGTTCGCTCCTAGACAAAAAACACAGTAAAGAATAGCGCCTCGTCTACCCATTTCCCAGTTATTTGCATATAGGTGTGTGCACACACCGATGTGCGGTTTGTCTTTTTTTTTTGGGTCTAGGCAGTCCACGTGCGACGATGCGCGCACAGGCGCTGGATCGGATAATTGTCGTAAAATATTTTTTTGGGTTTCGTTGCAATCGAGACAATGGAGCGACTCCCACCACGCTCGGGAAGGAAGAGAGCAAGAAAAAAAAAAGAGAGCCGGTCTGTGCGTCGTGGTGCACAAGAGACATGCGGCAAAGAAAAGAAAAGATTTTGGTGGCGACCGTCGTGTCAGCGACTGTAGCCAAAGAGCGCATAGGTGCGACTGGGGTCAAACACAAACTCGACGGGCTCCTTGTTTGGCTCGCGGTTGGGGCAGATCAGATGCTCGTCGACTGGGAAAAGCTTGCCGTGAAAGAATACCGAGTCTGGATGCTCGTAATAGTAGCCGCGTACCAAAAGGGGCGTCGACTGCCTGTCGCCGTATGCGGCAAACACATCGCCATAGGTTGTGGGCGACGCGCCCGCGCCGATAATGCTATAGTCGCGGGCCATATGACAGCGGTTCAAATCGCACTCGCAGTAGATTTTGCGCACGGCCGTGACATTGGATGGGAGCGCGATGGACTCGATGAGCGCATAGGCCTCGTTCAAGTCGGCGCCACGCACGACCAAATCCGATGGACCCAAGCCAAAGAGGCAGAATGCGCTGACGAGGTCGTCGATGTGGACCTCTGCCGGTGAGCGCACGCCAAAGGCCTTGGGCGTGGCGTCGTCGTTGCCGTCCTTGTCTCGCACGTGCCACGATAGAGCGCGCACACGCCCGGTGGCCTTGCTGACCCTGATGCGCAGGAACTTGCCCTCAAACCATGGGTGAGGCGATCCAACATCGACAGCGTACGTGGCGGGCTCGCATTCGGCAGGTGTCTGTGTGGACTCTGTGTGTTGCATAGTCTTGCTGAGGTGCGTTCCTTTTTTTGCGGGGGGTTTTGTTCTGTCTTTTTGTCTTTTTTTTTCCGAATACGTGTGGTGCCGGTGGAGCGCTCTGTCGATGGGGATGGCTCTCGCAGTTGGTTATCGTTGTTGTGCAGAGGAGGACGAGAACAGGGGGAGGGGAAAAAGACGGCGTGCGCTTTATCAGTCGACCTCTTGGGCTACCGATGTTGGATTTCTGTCCCATTGTTTGTTCTATTTTCTGGTCTCTTCTTTTTTTTTTGATACAGTACGCAGCAGTCCCCACAAAGGCCTGCGACAAAAGCGAAACCAAAAAAACAGCGGGGGAAAAACAAAAAAATCGACAAATAGGAACGGCGGTCATGAGCATTCGCTTCCCGCCAAATGCTGGCGTGCCGCTGCTTTGATGTGGGATGGACGTGACCAACGCGTAGGCCCGCGGGGGAAAAAGGCACCCACTGCGAAATGGGTCGTGTCGCCATGCGTGGGCAGCGCCCTCCTCCTCGTCGTCATCGTCATGTACGAGGTGCGGTGCGCACACGGTGCAGCACAGACGGTGACTGCGAGGCGGCCTTTTTCTTCTTCCTCCTCCTCCACTCGTGGATTTGCTCGCGTGGCGGGCGCGCGCACGTCTGGCACGCACAAAGACGTCGAGGCGCGTCGTGTTTCCATCGACACCAAGGAACAAAGGATTGATTCGCCGCCCTCCTTCACCCCCCACACCCATCTCGCTGCCGCCTTGTTTTGCGCACCCGCAACTCGACCAAACACGCAAAAAAAAAGAAAACCGAAAAGACACCAAGGAAAACAAGAGAGAAACAAGATGGGCAAGCACCACGAGAAAAAGAGCAAGAACCAATGCACGTGCAAGATCAAGGTCGTGCTGCCCGCTCAGCGGCAGCGACCTTTCTGCCCGTGCCCGCCTCCCTTTATTCCGCCGTTTATCCCGCCGACGCCCCCGACTCCGCCGACGCCGGTGACCACCGTAATCACGACGACCAGCACCCTTGTCATCCCGGCTGGTTCCACGGCCGCCACGGTCTACTTGGTGGGTGGAGGCGGTGCCGGCGGCGGCTCGCCCATTGACGCGCTCGGCGGCGGTGGCGGTGGCGGTTCGGGCATTTTGGCCTTTACCAACATCACCTCGGGTCTTTCGGCGACGCTGCCCACTACGCTCACGGTCGTTGTTGGCGCCGGCGGCGTGGGTACCGCGGGCGACGGAGGCGCTGGCGGAATCACCACCGTGTCGTTCGCCTCGCCTGGTGGACCCGTCATCTTGCAGGCCAGCGGCGGCACTGGCGGCGCATCGGGTGCCACCACCTCGAACGGCGGTTCGGGCTTTAACGGCGGTGGTGGTGGCACCAACCCGGCGGGCTCGCTCGGCGGCACGGGCCAGTTGGGTCTCGGGGGTGCCAATGGATCGCCCGGCACGCCCACCACGGGCGGAAACGGCGGTGGCCTGGCGGCAGGCGCCGGCGTTGTGGCCGGAGGCGGCGGTGGCGGTGGACCGACTGTCACGCCTGTGGCGGCCATTTCGGGTGCCGGGGGCGCGGGTACAGGTGCCAGCGCGACGGGCAACGGTGGTGCCGGCGGCGGTGGCGCCCTCGTGGGCAGCGGCACTGTCGGCGGCTCTGGCGCGCCCGGCTACGTCGTCGTGGTCTACACGCCTCCCGCGATCTAGTTGACGCTCACCAAACAAGACCGACACTCGCGCTATTCCTCCAAAGGGCACAAAACAATCCTTTTTTTTTTGACCAATTTATATTTTTTTTTCAAACAAGTTTAAAAATATAAAAACAAAGAAAACACACGCGCACACAAGGAAAAAGAATTTAGGGAGAGGGAGAGTAAAAGAACACGAAAAACCACACAACAAAAACAACAACAAGACGGTGTACGGTGAGCCGGAAAGCACACAGCGCGGTCAACCCAGCGCCTGGGAAAAAGTGATGGTGTTGGTCGGTCACGTTGACCGAGGCACAGGGCTCACCGATGAGACTGCAGTGACGCCAAGCAAAAGGGGAAAAAAGGGTGTCTGCATGTGCAGATACGCCCACGCAAACCCAAAAATGCAAGACGTGTGTCTGACTCGACTTGGGTCTGTTTATTGGTGTCTCTTGGACTCGTGGATATGGGGGCAAAAGGAATGTCGTTGGACCGAGCAAAAAAAAAAGAAGGAAAAGCGACGCGCATCTCGACTCAGCTGGCTGCAATACGATCATGGGCCACGAGGCCTTTTTTTTATGTGCGCAGCAGTCAATACGCAAGCCGCAGCCCAAAAGAACACATAAGCGGGTCCCTTTTTCACAACAGACCTTTTGCCCCTCTTTTTTTTTCAAAAACAAATTTCCAAAAAAACAAAAAGAGCCTCTGGCATCAGAGACGCACCGTTCGGCCTCTGCTGGCGCGTGTGTCAAAACACGTGGTCTGCACGGCGCCACGCGCTGGCCGCAGTCGCGCTACGGCGGTGGCAGACCGCGATGGGACAAAGAGGGAGGAGGAAAAGAGGCAAAAGAACAAACCCACAAAGATTTTTGCACACGCTTGCCATTCGACGGGAAAAGAACGCCATAGTAACAAAAAGGCGAAAAAAAGACGCACACAACACCAAAGGGCAAAAGAGGAACAAACAACAATTGAACCACGCCAGAGCGTCGTGTACGTGTGTGTGTGCGTTTTCTCACACGAACAGAGACAAGACAAAAAAGAAAACAGCAAAAGGAGAAAAAAAAGGGATGGCGCTGGTGTGCGATCCTCTGGCGGCGGCAGCAACAGACAAGCCCGCCGCCGTGTCGATGCGCTTTACGCAGGACCAGTCCTGCCTGGCCGTCGCCACCAGCACGGGCTTTAGCGTATGGAACACGGCGCCATTTGCACTGCGCTACAAGCGCGACCTCGGCGGTGGGATCGCACTGGCGTCGGCGCTCTTTCGCACCAATCTGATCGCGCTCGTAGGCGGCGGTCCGACGCCGTGTTACCCGCCCGATCGCGTCATGCTGTGGGACGACTATCGTGGTGCCAACATTGCCGAACTGCGTTTCAATTCTCCAGTACGCGGTGTCGAGATTGTGCGCAACGCCATTGCCGTGGCGCTCGACGACCGGGTCTATGTCTATGACCTGTCGACGCTCGACAACACTATGCGCGTGACCACGGCATCGAACCCGCGCGGTCTCGTCGACATTCGCGCCACCGACGGCGGCGGCAACGTGTTGGTCACGCTCTCAACCAAGGTGGGTACCATCGAGATCCACCGGCCCGGTCAGACTAGACCAGTCGTCTTTCGCGCGCACGAGATGCCCATTGCGCGCATGACGCTCAATGCCGACGCGTCGCTCTTGGCCACAATCTCGGAAAAGGGCACGGTCGTGCGCGTGTGGGACACGGCCACGGGCGACCTTTGCGGGGAACTGCGCCGCGGCAAGGATCCGGCCTCGGCCAACGGTCTCTGCTTTTCGGCCGATTCCAAATGCTTGTGTCTGTCGACTGATCGCGGCACCGTGCACGTCTTTGATATTGATGCGCCGGCGCCCGAGACCCCCTTGACCCTGCTCCAGTACATTGGGTCGTCGGGCATGCTGGGCGCCGGTCTCTCCCAGTACACGATGGCGCGCTTTAGCACGGCGCAGATACACGGCGTCTCGCCGCGGTGCCTGTGTGCCTTTGGAGCAACGCCCGGCCAGGCGTTGGTCGCCGACGCCGACGGGGTGTTTAGTGTTTATGATACGACCAAGGGCGGCGAGGCGCGCGTGCTCAATCGATTTCTCTTTGGCGCCGCCGACAGAGACGACCACCATGCATGAGTGTCTGTTTGTCATTGCCCGTCTCTTAATCCAAAGTCTACTTTTGTCGCATTGCACAATGTGTTTCTGGCATCTTTTTTTCTTTATTTTGTTGTCTGCCGACTTTATGGGTTTGCTCGCGTACTTGCCCCGTTGTCAGCGGTCTCTTTTTTTTTCTCCCCAGGAGCATTTTACGATTGCCCTTTTTTGTTTGATTTGCATTTGGCGGCACTCATTTACAGTGGATCGATGGGGACGTCGAGTCGGACAATGTCATTGATCGTCGCGCCGGGTTTGCCGTGTGCGATCCAAATGGTGCCGCCACAGCATGCGCCCTTGGAGAGTGTGTCGTGCATGTCGATTGCCCTATAGTTGTCGTACGAATTACGGGTCAGCGCGACCACATGTTGCCACGCGAGGGCGTCGGGATCGCGGCGCGCACAGGCTCGGACGATAGCATCGCCCGCCGACTGTGTCTTGCTCGATACATCAAAGCCAAGGATGCCAAAATTGCGTGCTCGCTCGCGCGTCATGTCAAACACGATCACCAGCGCATAACGCAGTTTAGGCAGGCCTCGGTGCGGTGCCTTTCGGGAGTCTGTGGCGTTTTCGTCTGCGGGATAGCGATCGACATAGACCCTCGAGTAGCCGCTGCTGGTAAAGGGCGAAAAGTTGCGCTTGCCATAGGACTCGATGTCATCGGCGCAGAGGAGATGCCAGCCGCCGCTACAGGGATCGGCATATACGCCCACATGACTAGGGGCGCCCACTGCGGCTCTCGCGAGATCAGCGATTTCACCGTATTTCATGCGGTTGGACGCCAACGCGATTTTGCCGCGCGGACCACTTTGGCTCTTGATGTGCCATTCGGTTCCGTCCGTCTTTGGGAACGTGCTGTGGTCCATCACTTCAATTTCCACCTTGTGGGAAGGCTCGATCTTGCACAAATGACGTCCAATGGCGATTTGCACGGCGTCCACCACGCCGTCGAGACCATAGTAGATGCCCAGCGCACGCAACCCCCATAGTTTGTAGGGCGATGTTATGTGGGCAATAATGGCAGTGCCGTGCCTCTGGCAGTCGAGCAAAAGACCAAAGTGTCGTGCATTCTGTGCGATGCAAAGCCGACCGTCGACAGTTGGTGGTTCCCACTTGGGATCGCCGCTGGCAATGCGCGCGAGGATCGAGTCGGTACTTTGAGCATGGCACGGGCCGTCGCAGGCCAAGTGGTAATTGGATTTCGTTCGAGGCGGTATGTGACACAGAGTCGACCGTGCTACGTCCATGGTCGTACCATCGTCCAGCATGAGACGCATGACCCGAGACATGGTGTCAGCGTCGTCGCCCTGTGGTGGGTCTTGCTTTGGCGTTTGCGATGCGCGTCGAGTGTCGCGCTCGACCACCGCATCCATTGTATCCATCGCGCACATAGACGATGATGCGTCGTCGTCGCATGGAGCGTCCAAGAGTGAACGGACAATGGCTGCGTGGTAGGGTTTCATAAAATCGAGCGCAGTCGTGCCATGACGCAGGCAATCAATCATGGGCGCAAAATGGCTCGGACGCTCGTCGACAAACCATTCGGTATCGGGGTCCTCTGGCGGCGTCAAGAGGTCACGTGCGCGCGATCCCATCGGTGCCAGCGCCGCGAGCGTAGGGTCGACACGTCTCTTTGTGCCCCCTACATTGCAATAGGGACGCGCGACATTGTATTTCGTTTTTTCCATGGCCACCATCAACTCTTTTTTTTTCACTGTATGTCTGTGGCGCTTTTTTTGGCGTTTGTATATTCTTTTTTTTTTGTTTTGGATTTGTGATTGGGACTGTGCGTGTGGTTTCGTGGCCTGGCGCGGTGCAATTGCCAATGTCATCCAGGGTCTTTCTCCCCTTTGCTGGTCAATACAATGGCGATCGCACGGCATTGGTTGCGTAAATTGTCGACAGTCTACATGTCTGCCAATGGGTTGCTTGCGCGTGTGAGGAAAAAAAAAGGCTTGCATGCAATGCACAAAAGGCACGGGGACAAGAAAACTTGTGCATCGACGATACGCAACCAGACAAGAGGGCCGCTCGGTGACTCTGACCTCTCTGTGCCTTTTTTTGCCGATTCGTGCTGGACAATAATTTTTTTTTCCACAGAAGGAAGAAATAGACAAACATTTTGATAAGAAAAAGAGTGGAGTTGATAGACACTCGTCTATACGCCAAAAGGGGAATGGACCACGCGACCGGGCACAGTGTCGACGCAACGGCGTCTAATGTGTGGGATGCACAGCATCGGGCTGCACTGGACGAAGCAGCACGTACCGGCATCATGCCTTATGCGCCTGAAGCCATCTCTGCTCGCGAGGACGCCTTTGATCGCGCGCTTGTACGTTCGGTGTTGGCCGCGGTCGCGTCGTGGATGTCGTCGCCCGCGTGCGAGGACCATGTCTCGATCAAGTTGTCCGACCCGCTGGGACCCCTTGGCGACCACATGCCCATTGCGCCCACGTTGTGGATAGAGTGCGACATGCGCGGCTCGGGCTTTTGTGCCTCGCGGTTGGCCGACGGCACGGGTTGGTACGTTTACCGAATCGATCCACAATGGGCGGTGCCCATGGACCGTGTGGGCCAGTGCGTGTTTGCCGGACCGCAGCCCATGTGCGCCATGTGCTTTCAAGTCGATGGAGGCTGCATGTATTGCAACCCGTGGCCTGCCGCCACCGAGCCGCCCGCGCCCACCGACCCCGGTTCGATGGATCCACAGCGGTGGCCCATCGGTGTTGCTTGGACGTGGACGCACGCCGAGATGGAGGACCGACAGGTGGCCCTTTTGCGAAGCCTCTGCTCGATCTGCTATTGCGTCGCCTTGCATCGCACGGTGCGAGGCACCGACAACGCACGCAAGGTTACCCTCCACACCAGCCGCCCCGTCAACGACCTTGGCCGACGTGGCATCTATATTTCCAAGGCCTCGTGGGCCTTTTGCGTGGCCGCGCGTCTTGTCGGCAAAGCGTCGGATCAGCGTAATGTTCCATGCGCATCAATCGCCTCCTCCAAGATTGACCCCGACAACGACGGCACTTTTGTTAGAGATGGCTGCAGACCCATACGCGTGCGCCGACCTCTTACGGCGCACGATTGTACGGTGGGTCTTGCCGAGGCGCGTACGGCCCTCGATCGCCTAAAGTACATGGAACGCCTATGCTGCAGTACCGACAATAGCGGCCGTCCTCTGCTCTGTCGGAAAGTCGGCGCGCTCAAAGGATGGATTACTGCTGTCGACGCTCTCTTGTCTGGCGGCGTGTTTTACCCCGCCACGGTGGCACCGTACGAAGCGGCGCTTTTGAATGCCTTGACACACGGCCTCGTCGGCCAATGACCTCTATACCCTCTTTTGTATCTCTCTTTTTCTTTTTTTTTAAAAAAATGCCTTTGTGTCAAATGCGAAAAAATACGCAAATATTTGCATTTGGTATTCACATTTCTTTTTTTTTTGCCCTGTTACGATCCTCTTTTTTATGCCGTTGGGCCGAGTTTCTTTCTTTTTTGTTGTTGGGTCAATCGTAGACACGCACCGCCATCCAAATTGACATCTGGCGCGCGCCTCGACTTTTTTTTAATATTGTCACAAAAGCGCACCAGGGCGATAGGCTCGACACAACACGCAAGCCGCTTCGGTTGGACACGAGCCATTGGTCCACAACGGCATACGCACACACCGCAGGTATGAGAAAAAAAAAGAGGGCAACAAGAATCGGACCAAACTCGGCGAGGCCCACAGACACACCAAGAAAAACAACGGCAGGCCGTCCCAAAAAAAACAAGCAGGCGCGACCTCTATCACCGCAGTGGGGTGCCGCCAAAACCTCCATCCTCGTCAATCGCCGCGCTTTCACTCTGGAGCGCGCTCAGAGCGAGGAGGAAAAAGGAGAGACTTGCGGACATGACGGAACAAGACGCTGATGTGGTCTATGAGGTGCGACTTGGAGACTGGGACTCGCTCCCCGTCGAATTGGCAGTGCGCATACTCAATGGTTACTCTGACAACGGCGACGACGACAGTGGGACGCATCGACGACGTGCCCGACGTTCGTTTTTCGACCCGCGGTGGCGCTTTGCTGCCAGGGCTGTGAACCGTCAATGGCGCGCCATTATCGAACATCCGACGCCCGCAGAGGCGACGGCCATGGGCAAACATCCGCACAAGAGATGGAACGTCGTCCACGTGATGACACCCGTCAACTGTCCCAAATGGCCAACGGGAAGGGTCGTGTGTCTGAGTGCGGTGGCCAAGTGGATCGCCTCGGATGCCACACCATGGCTGGCCGACCCCGAGACCTTTTATGTTTGGTGCGCGCGCACTTGTGGCGCCACACGTAAACATGTTATCGCGGCGTTGTTTGCGTCAGGGCAGGCATGGGCCATCAATCAGGCCCTCGACCACCATTGGTCGAGGCTCGCCTTTGAAGCGCCGATGTCGTCGGTCGATCGCATAAAATCCGCCGTCATTCACAGCGAGGCTGACGGAGACGCCGCTACGAACGCTGTCGACATATGGGCATGCATGGACGCCGTCATCGGCGATCGCTCTGTCGACGACAATGCCTTTTGCGTTGACTCGCTGTCTACAGCGCGCATTTATGGTGAATATGACGACTGGGACAAAGATGACGGAGGCGACGCCGAGGGCTTGATCCAGGTGCTTTTGGATGTGAGCCTCTACATGGGTGAGACCATAGGGCACGATGCCTTGTGTCGGCGTTTCAGCTATCGCGACTGTCACCCGTCGTTTTTGACCCTGGTCAGGTATGGCCATGCGCACCTTTTGGAACGCGCCATCCGTGCTGGCCTGGTGGCAGACGACTATGTATGGGACGCGGCTGCGATAGCCAAAGACCCGGCATGCCTAGAATGCCTGCTCGCCTTGGTTGCGGAAAAGGTGCTGCCGTTGCCCGAGTCAGCCCAGAATGCTAGGCAACCGCCGTGGATCGACGCCGCCGTCCGAAACGGCCGCATCGACGCTTTGGCCTTGTGTGATCGTTATGGGGTCGCATTTGATCATGTCGAAGCGTTTTTGACAGCCGCCACGTACCGACGCCCCGAGGTTATGGCCTGGCTGTGGCATCGTCAGACCATCCGGCGGTGTGAGCCGCCTTTGAATCTCGACCTCGCCGCAGACGTGTCGATCAATCGACATCCTTCACGCCAAACTCTATCGATCGAGTGGATCTGTGCAGAGGGGCGGTGGACACCGCACCCCGAAGCGTTGGTCGGCCTCGTTGATCGTGCGTGTCTCAACGACGCCTTTGAATGCGCGCTTTTTCTCATCCAACGATGGACGCGCGTCTTTTTCGATCGCGCCAGCGCCCGCGACATTGCACGCATCTTTGCCATTATGACGCGCTACCGTTGCGCTCCTCCTATGGTGATGCGCTTTGTGGACATGATCAATTGCCACAGTGTGCCGACGGATCTCGACAGGCTCAACCTGTGGCCTGCCTTGTTTGATATTACCATTGTCGATTATGGGCGTGCATGGCGCAATTGGGCTTGCATCGCGTGTGCCTTTGCAGACGGCGAGGTGCCATCGGCGCGCGATGTCAATGCAATCTCACCGAGAACAGAAAACCCGTGCCTGTGCGCGTTCGACCCCGAGTGGCGCCATGTCGCCGGCCATGACCACTACAAACCAGTGCCGGACGGACCGTGCACACCTGACCAGGCCAACCTGTTGGCGCCGCTGGCGCGCTGGGTGCGTCCCGAACCAGTCGCCTTGCCGTTCCCACCACAACCCCGAGAGGTCCTCACGCAGGGCTGGGATTGGGACGGCGACGAGTATTGCCTCTTTTACGATTTCCTCAAAGGCAAAGGCCTGATTGCCGTCAATGGGACAGCGCCTTGATTCGGCTACTGTCTCTTTTTTGTTGCCGTGTCGATTTTTTCTTCAAAGCAAAAAACCAAGCACACAACAAAAGATGCCTATCTCCCAGAGGCCGGCGCTGTCTCTTTTGCAGTTTTGCACCAAGAAAAAAAAGACGCTGCGAGACAAAAGAGTGTCCGCGGCAATGCGACTGCAGTGCACATATGGCCATTCTTTCGCGCAACGAATCCAAAAGCAAAAAAAATGCAAGACGAGGAAAAGGGCTACGCGGGAAAAGCCAAGGCCAGTTTGTGTCTGTCCTGGTAGCGTCGACCCGCCAACTTTTTCCTCTTTGTTGGCACAAGAGAAAGAAACAAAAAGAAAAAGACACGCCACGGACGACAACCCAAACCAACCCGCACGCGGAATGGTAAACATAAAAAAAAGAAACGCTGTCGCGCTGCCTGTTTCTTTTTTCTTGCTCTATTGTGCGCTTCTCAAATAAATGTACAACGACCGACTCTTTCTTTTCTTGCTCTTTTTTTACTCTGGGCTATTAAGTTTTTGTCGTTCTATTTTTTTTACCTTAGCGCGGTCTTGGTGCTCGCGAAAAGACCGGGGCTCTTTCTTGGTCGATGGTGTAGGTTTTTTGGCTCCCGTTGTGCCTCTGGGCTCAATGTGGCTGTTTGCTCTGTCTAAATCACAACGTTTTCATTTGTGCACCTGCCATTGGTTATTTTTTTTGTTGATCCGTCGAAGTGTGTGGAATGCGCCCCTGGCCTTTTTCGGCGTTGACGGTGTTGGCCACCGCGGTTGCGACAATATGGTTGGCTGCCGCCATACGAAAAAAATCCACAGATAACACAACCATTTATTTCCTCCTTGGTTTTTGCTATTGTTGTGTGCGCACGGCGACAGAACCACCCACTCAAGACAGACCTTTGAGATTTTTGTCCCGACAGCCCCGCACGAGAAGCACGCAGCCCGCAGCCAGAACATTCGTTCTCTTTTTTTTTTCTGCCATTGGGGCATGCTCTCGGTCAGGGCGGAAGAGGACGGTCGACCACGTAAAAAGGCCAGGACGGACAACGCCGTATCCGACATTATGCTTTCCGGCTCGGTCGATTCGACCTTTTCGCTACTCCCCGACGAAATCGTGCTTGTCGTCTTGCGCATTCTAGGGACGCCTGACGTTGCGGCTCGCGCTGCATGCGTGTCACGACGCCTGGCGCGACTCGCCGCCGATTCGGCTCTTTGGCAGCATTTCTATACGCTTCGCCATGGAAAACCACTCCATCAGCATTTTGCCGAGTTTGGCAAGGACTGGCGTTGGCTCTATCGGGCGCGTTCTTGCCATCGCCACAAGTCGCACGTGCGACGCACCGCGGGCGCCGAATCTGTTTCTGCTGACGACAGCAAGGACATTGAATGCGGTCACATACGCCTCGCCGACAAGCACTTTTATTGGGGCGACCTTCAAGCGGGCGTACCCCACGGCTATGGCCTGCACATGAGCGTGAGACTGGCGCGCGACGACAAAACAGAGCACGCGTCGTGCGCGTGCGCGCTCTTGGCCCAAACACCCTCTGTAAAATGGACGGTGCACTACGAGGGCCAGTGGAAAGAGGGGCAACATCACGGTCGCGGGTTTTCGCTGATTCTCGCGGATAGGCGACGCCACGGGGTCGACTTTGTGCGTGGCAATCGACACTATGAAGGCGACTTTGTGGACGGAGAGCCACATGGACAAGGGAGGCTCGTCTGGGACGATGGTTCAATGTTTTGCGGTCGTTTCAAAAACGGGAGTCGCCACACGCCGGGCCTCTACGTGTGGCTCACCGGCAGTCAATATGACGGCGAGTGGTCAGGCAGAGAGCGCCATGGCCAGGGCACCTTTATGCGGGCCAAGAAGGGATACAGCCTGCAGTGCTCGTGGCGGGCCAACCGGCCCTATGGCTGGGGCGTCTGCACGTGGAACACCGGCCAACGACTCGAAGCCCTCTGGGACGATTATGTTCCGCGCGGCGACGGCGTTTTTGTCGCTCTCGACGGGAGGCGCTTTGTCGACACGGCCAGCGAGATCTTTGCCGTCGGTAGTGCCATGATCGCCGACGACGTCGACCCACAAGGCGAATGGGGAGGGCGATTCAGACGCCTGCGCGAAATATGCGACACTCACACCAAAGAGGACGATGACGCCAGGGACAAAGACGTCAGCGCGTCGTCGATCGTCAAGGTCATGGAGGCCACCTACCCCGATCATTCACGTGTCCATCTGAGATGGAAGCGCAACGGCACCATTGTACGTGTGGTGGTCCTCCATTCAGTCGCATGTGCTCAGGCTTGCATTGAAGAGAGCGCCACCGACAAGCGATCTCCCGTGCCGCGCTGCATGGCGTGCCTCTGCGCCGCGTCTTGATGCCCCATCCGCAATCCATTGACCATTGCGACATGGCCCCTCTGTTTAAATAAAGTTTTGTTTTTTTTTAAAAAAAAGGCCAAGGCGATCAACCACGGAAACAAAATTGCCTAAAAAGATCGAGGCGATTCTTGCCCTGAAAAAAAAAGAGAGATGCCAAACACACGACACAAATCGTTTTTCTCTTGGCACTGACAAGGCAACTTGAATCAGATAGTGGAAAACAAGAGACAGGGTGCTTGAGTGGGCGAAAAAGCTGGGGCCTTTTTCCCTGGGGCATTTTTTTGTGTGTTTTTTTGCGCAGCGGATCGATTACATAAATGTTTCGTGAAACCGCCGCCTTTTCACGCCGGCGTTGTCAGTTTGCGAGCATGCCATGTTTTTTCTTTTTCTTTTTCGCTGGCGTCTTGGGGGCGGGGAAATGAGGGACGCGCTTTCCATTTCAAAAAAAAAAGAAAAGCCTCACCAAATTCGCTCCAACCGCTCTTTGAGTGCGCGCGGCACGACTTTTTTGCGGTAAACAGCGCGCATGGCGTCTGCCCATCGAAAAAAGGGTTGCGAGAAATTTTTGAGACAAAGGCAGACCTCACTGCCGCGCCACAGACGCATACAAGGAAAAATCAACGCCACCTAAAAGAAAAGGTGATAAAGAAAAAGGAGAGGATGAGCGATCTTGCCGCAGAGAACAAGAGAGAGTCAGATGCCGCACAAGGCTGTTGCGCCATGAACGATATCTTGCCGTGTGGTGGCCTGCGTCGTCTTTCCTATCATATGACGGCCGCCGATTTGCCGCTGGATGTATTGGCACTCATCTTGGGACAGGCCCTCGACGCGCAATGGCTTTTTTGTGCGCGTGCCGTGTGCCGCCTTTGGGCGTCGGTGTGCATCACGATTCAACCTCGCCATGTGGTCCGCGCATCGTGCGCGGCATCGCTGTTGGCGGCGGCGCCTGATGATGACCCCTATATTGCCCAACCCGAGGCCGCCGAACGATGGTGCCTCTCCATGAGCGCGTCGTTGACCGATGCCGGCGCCGTGCTGGTCGCCAGCGGCAGGCGTAGGCTCATTGACTATGCCATCGCTCGACCACGTGCGCACGACGTTGTCTCGACCACCATGATCCCGTTTGAATCCCTCACGGTGGGCGTCGTGCGCCTTTGCGAACCAGAGGACGTTGAGGCCTATCTCAATACGCACCCGCTCGCCGTCATTCCTGATCGAGCAGTTGACGCGCTCGTGAATAAGAGTTTCGCCACGGACGACGACAAGAGGGACGACGATGCGGACAACAAGGACAGTGGCTTGTATGAACGCGAACGACGTCGGGAAACTTTGCTCATGCTTTATGAGCACTATATGTTGCGCTTTGCGAGCGTGCGCGGTTTCGACGACATCAAATGGCCCGACCAGGCACCGGGCCGTGTCCAAACGATATACTCGATCGCGCGCTATATGGCCCACGACCCCAAATTGGCTAGGAACGTGCTGCGAGACTATGGACGCCATCAGAAAGGCCATATGACTGCCGACGAGGCGCTCTTTTTGCTAGCACGCATGGGTCAATTGAATGGCTGCTACTGGGCCAAACAGTTTGAGGCCTTGATTGTCGAGGCCCTCGGCGATACCGTGCTCGACCCCCGGACCGTGGTCGATCTCTTGGCAAGGTCAAAGCCGGCTATGCGTGATAGACCTTTTGAGACGCCGCTTTTGGTTCGCCTCTACATGGAGTCGCCCTTGCTGGCTCCATTGAGGCCGTTGAGCGGCATCGACGCCGACAACTGCCCATTGTTGGACCCCGACGCGCGAGTCGACATGGACATGGACATTGCCTTGCTCCAACTCGCATCGACGTCGTCCGATACGGTCATGGCGCACGCGGCCATCGACATGGCCGTTTCACGCGGACTGACAAATGCTCACTGTCTCATGTGCCCTGCATCGGATGCAAACGACAGAGACGACGAGCATACATTGTGGACGTTGGCATTGCGTGCGCGTTCGGCCTACAAAGCGGCAGACGCCGCAGGCGAGCGCACCGACACGCGTCCCCGACACGGGGCGTGCAACGCCAAAGGCGGCTGTGCGGTTCTGGCCGAGGCTCAGATCCACGCGCGAGAGCACGGTTTCATGGGGGAGATGTGGACCGGTCTATTTGATCTTGGCGTGGACAACTCGCCCCAGCCATAAAGTTTTTCTTCGTCTTTGCGTTTTTTCGCCGTCTTCTGGTCGTCGACGATTTGGCAGAAGCCACAAACAAAAAAAACAAGAAAGACGAAAAGAAGTCTGCCCCGCCCGTGTCACTCTTTTTTTTTCCTAGGCCCTATGCGCGAGACCGCAGGGCGTCTTTGTCCATACTCTCTCTCTCTTTTCCCTTTGCGTGGCCTTGCGGTTCACCTCTTTTTGTGATCTAAAAGACAAAAGACAGGTTGCCAAGTGTCTAGAAGTTTAGAAAAAAAAAAAGAGAGAGGGACAACGCAGCGCCGTATTGCCCTTTTTTTCTTGATTCCCTTTGTTGCGGCGCCAGGGACACATGCAGCCGCCGATGGCGGGTTTGGCTGTCTGCCCGTCAGGTGCGGGAGGCAAAAGATGAGGGCAAGATTTTGGACGGAGGACCAAAAAAAAGAGGCAAGCCAAAGGAAAAACGGGAAAACAACCAAGACGCCAGCACATCCTTCTTTTTTTGCGTGTGAGAGTATTTTTTTTCTGCGGCAACCTGCCGAGCGTGCTCGCACAAGGTCATGGACACGCTGCCCAATGAGATCTTGCGAATGATCCTCAATGGGTCGGCGCCATCGGGCGCCTACGCATCAACAACAACAACAACAACAACAGTGGCGCCGATGTGGCGTCCCGCCGATCGGCCACGTGCTTTGCGGCCCTTTTTCGATCCGCGCTGGCGATTTGCCGCGCGTGCCGTGTGTCGTCTATGGCGTGAAATCATCGAACAGCCGGCGCCGAGTGAGGCCAGCGTCCTCTATCGGTGGCGCGCCAAGACGCAACACTGGCCATCGGTCGACGCCCGCCGCGTGCACTCGGCACAGTGCCCTCGATGGGCCACTGGTCGGCTCGTGTGTGCATCGGCCGTGGCCGAATGGCTGGCCGGCGAAACGGGACCATGGGGCCGACAAGGAGACGACATGCAAGCGTGGTGTCGCGATCACGCAGGCGCGTCGCACAAACAGGTCATTGCCGCACTGGTGGCATCCGACGCCGAATGGGCTGTCGAGCGCGCACTAGGCACCGAATGGACGGCCGCCCACTTTAGTGTCGGCGATCGATGTGTGCTCGCGGCCCACATGGGCAGCGGCGAGTACGACTACTGGGACGACGATGTGCGCGGCGACGAGCACGGTCTCGAAGATATGTTGTGGCGTGTGGCCATACGCTGGTGCTCCTACCGCACGCTGTTGGCCATCGCGGCACGTCGCTCGCCACCGGGTTATGCGCGCGCGGCAGTGCACGACGCACTAGGACGCGCCTGTCGAGCCGGGCGCGCGCGTCTCGTCGCCGACCTGCTCGCAGATGGCGCGTCCGTCGACAACAAGGCATGGGCATGTGCAGCGAGAGCGCACAATGTGGCGTGCTTTGAGGCCCTCTTGGACCACGCGCCGCCACTATGCGATGGACGCGCACCGCTACCGCCGCCCACGGTCACCGACCAGACGGGCGAACACATACCAGTCTATGGCCAATGGTTCCACGAGGCCATCTCGGCCGGTCGCTGGCGTGTCCTGGCGCTCTGTGATGCGCGCGGCATCGAGTTTGATGCCACTGCGGCGTTTATGCTGGCGGCACGCGCGCGTCGCACAAAAATACTGTCCTGGCTGTGGCAGAGATTATCTACAAACCAGGTTCAGGCACAGTCTGGTCTCACTGGCTCTGGCCATGATCAGACAGTGTCCCAAAGCATCGATCTGCCCAGGGCGGCACGGCACGCCGTGGGCCACCACAACCGGCGGCGCGCGCGTTCGTCCGATACGATCGCATGGTTGTGCGAGGTGGCCGGCTATGTGCCCGAGACGCAGGACGACCTCTCGCATCTAATTGTCAGAGCGTGCGCTTCGCATTGCGTCCCCTGTGCACTTTATCTGGCCGAGCGATGGCCACGACGCGCGCTGATGATCGGCACGGCAGCATTGGGTGTGTTGTTTCGCGCGTGCCTCTGTGACGGCATCGCGGCCGTTGGCCGATTCCTCGGCGTCGTGGAAAAGCACGGCCGCGAGTTGGGCGCCGATGCCATGGATCGTATCGACCTATGGGGTGCGTTGGCGTCGCCATTACCCTTGTCGACGTCATCCTCTTCCTCTTTGTCGCCGTCGGCAACACAAGGACTGGTGCATTATGGAGCCAACCATCGACGATGGGTCAGTGGTCCATGCACGGCTGCTGCCATGCGCATCGCCCACGACCTGACAAATGGCAGACCGGTGCGTGCTGTCGACGTTGCGCAAATCGACACGATGCCTCGCATATTGGGTGCGCCGCTTTGCGCATGCTCTCGCAATCAAGACGAGGGACACGATGATCACAGTCAATCAGAGGGCGACGCGCAATACAAGAGTCCCGCAGAAACGCACAGCGCCACACAAAAAGACGGTGTGGTGAGTGGCGACGATCGACCATGCGATGACGAGACCGCGCTGGCGGCGCTCGCCCCACTGGGTACATGGTGCCGTCCACGGCCAGTGGAAGTGGACGCGCTCTTTCCCGGATGGCGTGCGAGGGCGGGATTGGCGCCGTCGGGCGGCCTCCACGCGCTCACGCACGACGCGCTATGTCGGCGCACTGTGCTCTGGCTCGAGTCGGCAGGGCTCGTCCTGCCGTCAGGCTCTGTCTTGGGTAATGCCTGATGTCGCGTGGCACGTTGTGCGCGCCCTGCTGTATTGGCAACAAAGAGGGCGCCACCGCAGAGACGGAAAAACCCAATGGACAGCGACTACGACACGGGCCAAATGACTGCAAGGCAACAAAAAGGGAAATGGCAATGTATATATTTTTTCCCTGTGCCTTTTTTGTCTGCACAACAAAGGAACCCAAAATACGAGGGAAAAGTGGCTCGACTCCAAGTGCGCCACATCTACCCCTTTTTCTCCAAAAAAAAACATAGAAAGCCCCATGAGAGCCGCACCCCCTTGTGATTGTTGCGTAAAAATCTGTTTTTTTCGTATTGGATGCGAGTGGGTCACTGAGTGAGCCATATTGACAAAGTAGATTTTATGAGCAGAACCTCGGCGATCCAAAAACACGGGGACTTTTGCGACGCAGTGAGTTTGCCAGTGAACCCAACCCGCACCCTCCCAAGCCACAATCACAGACAAAGCCCCCACAAGAAAAAAGCGGCGACACAGGGCGAAAAAAAAGAGACAACAATCCCTCGTGTTTTGTTGTTGTTTTTTCTGAATCGTAAAAAAAAACAAAAAGGGAAAAATACAAGGAGGCGGCTCGTCGGATTTTTTGCAGTCTGTCATTGTTGTCTGTGCGTCCTTGTCAGTGCCGCTACCTCTGGAGCGTAGGGGTGGATACACGTTGGGAAAAAAAAAAGAAACGAAACAAAGAGCAAACGGGTTGCGCCAACGACTAGACATGATCGTCGTCGCATGCACGGGCAGCAAACAGTCGTCCGCAACGATCAAACTCGTTCATGAGCCACTCGATGGCACCAAGCAGGGCGTCTGTCGGATCGGACGGATCGAGAGGGGCCGGTGACGTGCCCTCCCATAGGATGGATTTGAGCGTGACATCGCTCCATGTGTCGACAAGACTCGCCCGACGGTGGGCCGAGATGGGATGCAGCGTAATGGCCTCGCTGGTCTTGATGTCTGCAAACAAATGGACTAGAAAATCGATGCGCGAGCGTTCGCCGTCGCCCGCAGCCGGCGCCACAGCGTTACCGCCTCGTGGTGGCACTCTCTCACACAAGGCAATCACGACATGGGCCGCGTGAGTCGCTTCTGTTCCATGTAGTCCGTCGACGCCGATAACGTGACCGTAAAAGCGGACAAACGGTAGGCATGCTACGTGTGACAAACGACCGTCGCTATTGTCAGTGTGTGTGGCGCCGACGGTGATCATATCGCACTGCATGGCCCAGTTGACACAGAGACCGCGTGTGGGATCAATGAATCCTTCGCCACTATCGATGCGACCGCAACGCGCAACAAGATGCCATGCGCGGTCGGCGGCGTTCATTGTGTGCCTCAGCGCGGCGTCGCACGTGCGACCATTGACGCGCTCATGTCCAAAGGCGCGCTCGATATGGCGCCCGCTCGCGGGACCATAGCGATGCACAATCACATCGGCCACGACATTGATCCTCGCCAGCACGTCGCCAATGTCGACGTCGGGTGTCGTCACGTCGCCAAGTATCGTCACTGCACGTTGTTTTGCATGCACGCCTCGGTGAGACGAGGCAGTGACCATCCACGGGGACACACGGCCGTGCGCGACCAGCCACTGGCGCTGCTCGCGAGCAGAGCGCACATGCGCGCTATGATGTTGCTCGCCGTCGTCACTTGGATCGTCCTTGCCGAAATCAAGGGGCGGGTCCGGTCCATAGGCACTTGCTGGTGGATAATCGATGAGGCGGTCATAAAGTGCGTACTTGTCAGAGACTGCACACAGCACACCGCCGTAAAAGGCGAGGCGAACCTCTACGCCGTCTCTGATGCGCACGCATTTGACCGTTTGCGAGTCAAAAATGTGGTTGATACTGCCCCACGAAAACCCAGTGCCGTCGATCGTCCACCCATGCGAGCAGAGCGAATCAAGGACACGGCAGATGCCGGCAAAGACGCCGCGCAGAAAAGTCTCGATCGACGTCTCGCCCGATTGGAAAAACGAAAACGTGAGTGCGCGCACGCGGCGCGGCGTGTTTTGGCATCGCAGGTCGCAGTGGAGGTCGACGCCTGTGCCTGTGGGCACATGCACGGCGCGTTCAATCAAAATGATGCCACCGATGCAATCAACATCGCGCTCCATCGACGCGACAAAAACCCAATCGCCAAACCGACAGTCGGCTTGCACCAATGGCGGTGTCTTGGTGCAGCATCCGATCAGGTGATGGTTTTCGGGGTGGGTCGTGAGAGCATGGATTTGGATGCCCATGCACTCTAGAGGGTGCAAAAAGTTGGTCGCGCACGCCGCTGCGCTGTTGGGGTCGTCTGGGGTTCCGCCACCATCAAAACTCAGCAAGGGGTTGTCGTTGGGGTCATCGCTCTCTTGGTCGTCACCGCTGTCTCCATCGTCTGGCGCTTGCGTCGTCCTGCGGCGTGGCCAGGTGCCGTCGTCACGGTCCATCTGGCAGCGAGAGCGACCCGAATCGATGGTCAAAGGATTTCCGAGCCATTTGACAAAGGCATTGATTGCAGGCTGCCATTCCGCGGTTGGATAGCAGGGCGTATTCCTGCAACGCATGATAAGTGCAGCATCGCGCGCGGCGGCTTTGGCAGCGGCCTGGGCCGGACTGTCTTGTTGCGGTAAAAGTGCTCGATATTGCGCAACGGCGCCAGCCATGGCCGCAGCCGCTCGTGCCACCGCAGGCATGTCGATCATTGACATATTGCGCAGTGCCATCCAGTAAAGATTGTTTTTTTTGTCTCTTGTAGTTTGGGTCAGGGTACAACAGACACCGGTCCGTTGATGGCTCGGCGCGTGGCTGTCTCTCGGTTAGGCGCAGAAGGAACCAGCAAAGAAGGCTTGCCTATGGAGAGAATCAGAAATCGACAAAAAAAAAAGAACCGGTTGGGCGCGCACAAGCAGCAAAGCGGGAAAGAAAAGCCCAAAGTTCTTTTGTATTGGACCGCCTTCCCTTCCTCTTGTGATGTTGCGATAGGGGCGAGTGTGGAATTCATCTGACGGTCGTTGTGACTGGCAGAGACGAAAAAAAAGGGTTTACCCTAAAGTGGTACCGTCAACCAAATGCGATCGTCCAATGAATAGGCACAGTCACGATTGGGCGCAACTGCCTTTTTTCTCTCCTCTTGTTTCTCGTATCGCGCTCGCAAGGTGGCGAGCGCCAGACGCGCCGGCCTCTTTTTCCACTCTCTCTTTCTGTCGGTGTTTTCTCGATCGCGCACACCACAGACCACTGTCCATCGCAATTCCTTTTGCTAGGTAAAAACGCCAATTCCTTTGTTCCCCGAGGGATACAAATCCCAAGACGATGAACACGAGCACGCCGGCTGAGCGGGGCAGGCTACTCGACACCACGGGTTCAATCTTGCACGCGGTCTCGGATAGTCGCCTAGATCGCGACGCTGCGCAGACACGACGCGCACACGATGACGCGCTGCGCGCCTTTATGGCATCCTTGCCATGCCTCGACGAACAGGTGCATGACTGGAGAGAGCGCGTAGAGGCCATTGCGGATGCGCGTGCCCAACTCTTGAACCCATCTGGTGATGATGCACCGCCACAGCCCACACGAACGTCACTGAGAGCACGGCCTCTGCTGGACGTGGGCGCGTGTGTGGTGGTTATAGCCGACCTAGGCGCCATCGTGCACGCCGTCGTCCACGACCACACCACACATGGCGACATCACATTGGTGTGTACGGATGGGCGCCGCCGCATGGCCTTTGACATTCACATTGTGTTTGGCGACGCACCGACAAGACATTGTGTGCGTGTCGGAGCCTATGTTGGCGTTGTCGTCTTTTTAGAAGCGCGCCAGCTGATGGCGTTTTATGCAGTGCTCGTCTGTGCCTATAGGAGTGACATCTCCACGGGTCGCGCCGTCTACCGGTCGCACATGAATTGCAATATGGCCGCCAGGCATCTCCTGTACGATCTCATACACAGCGACGCCGCCGACTGGACATCCTTTTCGGCGGCACGCTACAAGCCGCTGGCAGCGCTCCCCGAGGCGCTGTCAAGACATGGGTGGAGTGTGCTGCCCAAAGACAGGTCCAATGTTGGCGCGTGGTCATGGCACAATGGGCCGCGCGATGAAATCGGCACAGAAAAGTCCCTCGGTATCGTGCGAGATAAAGACGACGCACCGACATGGGTCGTATGGACCGGCGGCAGACTAATCGCGGCCACGTCCGAGATGGAGGCGGTCTGCCACGCAGATGCGCCCTTCTTTTTCGATCGTCTCAGCGTGCCCCGACACTCGGACGCTGGTGTGGATGAGGCGAGACACAAACACCAAAACGATCTCGTACCACTCGACGACTGGCGCCTTGTGCGAGACCTCGCTGATCGAGAGGCACTCTTGGAGGTCGAGCGTGCATGGATGGTTCAGCGCGGATTTATCTCACCCGACGCTGTCGTTGCCTCTTACGCTGTGCACGACGATGTCCCGCCTCGTCTCGTCGGATGCGTCACCGACTCGGTGGACACTATTGCGGCGCACATCACGGCATATGCAGCCTATGTCAAGGGCGACTATGGACCCATCGACTCGACAACGAGGCGTCACATCAATGCAATGTGGTGTCGTCGCCATCTTGAAGATGCTGGTCTGCCGAGTGCAGACAATGTCCACGACGACAGCGGACCCATCGATCCCCAGGGTTTGGTCACGACCAACTGGACCTTTTCGTGCGATCTATCGCACGTTTTTGCACGCGCGCCGCCCTATCATGCCATTGTCGACATTGTTGCCCACGTGCATATTGTCGGCGAGTCAAATGGCACGGCGAGCGCGTCTTTTGCGGTCGCCGTCGCACAAGAGCACACCTACAACGTTGCCACCGCAGACGATGGCGACGACGCAGAATCGATCTGGGACCCGTCGCGCTCAAAGGCAGGCAAAGCACTAGAAACTGCTCGCAGCGCTCTGCTAGAAACGCTCGCGCTTGTTGCAGAGACGGACGAAAGACTGGGCGACTGCCAGCCTCACCCTCTGGTCGCGCGCAATCTCCAGAGTCTCTGCGCTTCGCCGAGTACCCGCAATGTGCTGCTTAGACGGCAATGCGCAGGCGAGGGCATCAATGTGCCATATGCCCTCAATTGGGCCGTCGCTCATGTGCGCTGTGCCATTGCTCTGTTTGACGATGCTGCAGCGGCATCGCTGGGCGTCTCATCGTCGTGATCCCGTGCCTCCATGACAGACGCAATGAAAGGCTCTATTTTTTTATGCTCTTTTTCCTTGGAATGAAATAAAAAAGATGAATCCCCCTAGCCAAACAAAAAAGAGATGTATTCTTGATGACGCGCGCGACAATGCATGGCCACTGTTGCGATCGTCGCGCATGCATCTTTTTTGATACCGTGAAGACGGCGAGAGGAAACAAAAGCAACGCCAAAGCAAGCCAAAAAAAGCAGACCAAAAGGGCAGCCATCCCCACCACGCCTGAACAAAAGAGGCATGCATTGTAGCAGAGAACTCTACCCTCGCAACGGCCGGTTGTCAAGAGAAAAAAAAAGGAGAAAGCCCAATGCGGATGAAACATGGCAAATGATGAAAAAAAAAGGAACAATGGCACGTCGAATTGCCCTTTTTTCGGTGCAAAGATGCCCAGTCTCTTTTCAGTGCCCAATAGTCTTTTTTTGTCTTTTGTTCGAAAATAATGAATGTGGGCACCAATGTGCCGCTGGCATTGTGCGAGCGGCCTGAGACAGACACACAACTTTCCAGACACACAACCCGCCTTCAGAGCAGAAGAAAAAAAAGGCGCACGACAAAATCCGACACTACAAAGAGAACAAGCCATCCTTTTTTTTTTTAAAAAAAAGGCCTTTCGCGGCACGATGGCACGAAAGAGAGGCGGAAAGGCCGGCTCCACCAGGGCATCACTTGTGCTTGGCGATTTGCCCAACGAGATCCTCGTCCAGATTCTAGACTTTTTGGGGTGCATCGAGGCCACGGCGGTACTATCGTTGGTGGATCGTCGTTGGCATGCGCTGGTCGCTCGCGCGCGCGCCACTGGACGCTGGGCGTGCGCTGATTCATCCACGCATCGTTCGTCTATGCGCGTCGCTGCCGCCGCTGCCGGTCATGTGCAATGCCTCGAATACCTTGGCGTCACTGCCGGGAAAGGGGCGCGCGACGCAAGCGAGGCGGCCGCCGCCAATGGCCATCTCAGTGTCTTGCGTTGGATGGATCATATATCGTGCAAGTGGAAGTCGGCGCAAGTCGTCGCATCCGCTGCTGCCGGCGGTCACCTCGACTGTCTCGATTACGCCCTCGCCAGCGGATGTGCTGTCTCGGTCGAGGCACTCGAAAGGGCCGCTCGCAACGGCCATGCCGAGGTAATGCGACGCATTTATGCAGTGGGTGATCACCAGCGCGACGGCAGAAATACGTCTTTGTCTGCTGTGGCGGCGGTTGCCGCCGCGACGGGTCATCTCGACTGCCTCGAATGCGTCTTTGCTCACGAAAGAGCGCGTAGTCCATCCGTCCCCATAGCTGCTGCCAGAGGCGGACATCTCAAGTGCCTCGTGTATGCATTCCAGAATGGATGCGCATTGACAAATCGTGTTGCATACGCGGCTGCCAAACGAGGTCATTTGACTTGCCTGGTGTTTGCTCATATCAACGGTTGCGTGTGCAACATCCACACCGTCGACCTGGCGGCCGGCGGCGGGCACGCCGAATGTCTCGACTACCTCTTGGGTGCAGCAGGGTGTTTTTTGGACGATGAAACGTGGGTGGCCGCCGTCAAGTCGGGCAACATTGCGTGTTTCGATGTCCTACGTAACCGTGGCCGAGCGCCGAGCGGCGGCACACGCCGTAGGATGTGCGCCGCTGCCATCGAGTGCGGGCATGCGCATGTGCTCTCGTGGATAAGCGCCCATCTGGGGGATGTCACGGATGAAAGGCACATGGCGGCCAGATTAGGTCGGTTGGACTGTCTGCGCATCGTCGCCGCCGCCGGGCCAACTTCCATCGACGACGACTCGATCGCCGTGGCCGCCGCCGGTGGCCATATCGAATGCATCGACTATTTATACGCCGCCGGATTTCCGATCGACGAGAGGGCGTGTGCAAATGCCGCCCGTGGTGGTCACCTCAAATGCCTCTCTTATCTGCGAGGAACGCTCAGGTGTTTGTGGGACGAACGCGCGTGTGTCGAGGCGGCGTCAAATGGCCACCTCGATTGTCTGACCTATTTACACGACAATGGCTGTCCATGGGCACATGCCACCGTGGCGGCCGCGATACGCGGTGGTCGCAATGCATGCTTGGCATATGCGCTCGACCGCGGGTGCCCGCACGACGCCTATGCAGCCGCCATCGAATGCATCAGCCATAATCGGGCACTGTGCCTGGACGCACTGTGCGAGACTGGAGCGCCTCTCGACCACCACCTCTTGGCCAAGGCCATACGCTCTGGCGATGCAAAAGTCGTCGGCGTCTTGGTGCGTCGGCAGTGTCCGCGTGGCAACCTGACATGCTACGAAGCCAGAGACTGCTCCAATGCGCGCGTGCTCTGTCTTCTCTACAAGTCGGGATTTCCTTGGGGACCAACACGCAAGATCGCAGGCCATACACGAGGCGGTGTGCGCGCCATGATTGCACCGCCGGCACCGTTCACGCGCCCCTCTGACGAGTGGGCAAAAAAGACCAAGCGACAACGTGCCAAAGCCAAGGCAAACAAGGCGCCGGATGGCATAATGACCATCTCAATGGCATTGTAGCGGCGGCGATCCGACATTGCCGGTTCGACAAACCTTTTGAGGGAGAAAAAAAGCACGAAACACGGCCGACATTGCAAATTTTTATCTCTTCTTTTTTTTTCTTGTATCGATAGATCATTTTTTTATTTGTGCCTTTGTGCCCTCTGCGGTGACGCGGCACATGAACCGAAAAGGCGCGCTTACTGGCGCCCGTGGCAAAACCTCGATATGGCGGTCATCAATAAAAAAGACACACCACACACGATGTGAAAAAAAGGACCAGGGAAGGGCTCGGCCTGACGAGACCATACGGCGCGCAAGACAAATTCTCTGTCTTTTTCATCGGCAAAGAAAAAAAAGTATGGACAATGGCATTTTTGTTGTCGTCATTGTGGCGACACGCGAGGACGCAGTGCAAAAATGCACGGACATTAACAATGGGAAAAGCGAGAAAAAAATTTACTCATTGCAGATGGGAATGATATGCGCAGTTGCCGTTGGTCTGATGGCGGCAACTTGCAGATGGATAAGATTTTATTTTTTGACAGTGGGTTTTCTCCTATTTTTTAAACCAGGAAAAGGCCGCTGGCCTTTGGCACGTGGGCCGAGTAAACCGCAACCGAAAAAAATAAACATAGGCGGCATCAATCGCCCCATTGTCGTGAGGAGAATGGAAAAAGATAAGAAGAAGACACGAAATGAATTACGAGGAAGACGCTGATTCAATGCGCACGCTACACGTGATCGGCTGGGCGTAGGATTGATTCTGGGGGGCTCGATAAAGTTTGGCCGTTACTGAATCGCGTCCCGCGTTGAGGATGACGCGAAACCGCTGCGCTTCATTGGTGACGCCGCTGACGACCAAGTGGGTCGAGGCGTCCTCATCGAGCGTGGCCTCGGTCGAGTAAATGCCGCTGGCTAGGTGGAGGAGAGCGGGACGCCGCCGATTCACGTAAAAATGCCACGGATGGAGCGCGTCAACATCGCCAGGCTCCACGAGGAGCACCTTGGCGTACCCAAGGGCCATCAAGGCGGCCGTTAGGGTCGCTCCACTGCTTGTAGCATCTTGGACAGCGCGGCGACATGGAAATACATCATGCGCGTCATGTCTCCCCAGGTCCTCGGACGGGGTTGTCGACAAATATCGGCGCCGTCTCAGGCGCTGCCGACAGACTCGCCACCATCCAGAGACCACGCTGCGCTTTCTTGCACATCCCTCTTGTTCGGGTCCCTCCATAGGGACTGGCTCGGCACCGATCCCTCGTATCGAGGTTACGGTTGTCGGCCTCGTCGGCCCTACGACAGTCTAGGCGGTGTAGATGTTGTTCCTCTCTCTCTCTCTTGGATTTTTGAGAGCGTCTGTAGAGTATATGCTTTTGTCGAGTATGCGCCTGTGTGTGTATGGTGTGCGGCAAGTGGTTCTTTTTTTAGAACAAGGTTGTGTGTGCGACGGTGAACTCGGCCCGGTTGCGCGTGGCTCTTGCGTGACTCCCAATGGGATTGGGCTGCAACAAAAAGTGTAAATGACGGCTTGTTTCATAGCGCAACCAACCGGCTGTTCCATCGACAATGTGCAACGACCAAAAAGGTCACAAAAATCTGGACGAGCACTTTTCTTTGGATTCCTTGTGTTCTTTTTCTTATTGTTGCAAGATACCAGAGCAAAAAAAAGCCAGCGTCAATTTCGCGGGGGCTGCGCGGCACAGCGGCGCAAGAACAAGTAACCCCCCCCCCCACAAAGCAGCAAAAGCGATAGACTTGCACGATCATTTTTTTTCTAGATCAGGGGACACAAGACAAGGAGCGCCCAGCGCCATGCGGCCACGGGCGATTCGCCGGCATCCGCGGCCTCTTTTGCGCCGGCCAGCAGGCTACGCAGAGCCCATGATACACAGACGATGGCTGCGGCAATTTTGACGCCGATGGGCAAAAGCGCCGGATAGCCCGCAAGCGGTACCTGGCCGCGCACCTTGCCTGCACGCACAGCCACAAAAGGCACACACACACACGGAAAGAAAACAGAGGCGGGGATAAAAAGTTGAGCATGAGTGTATTGTCTTGCCTTGGTCAGAGTTATTGGACGAAAAGGGCACGCACCGTCAACACATAGACAAGAAGAAAAAAACACAAAGAAAAGCCAACACTCACGACAAGAAGGGCCTTTGGGGAGGGAACAAAGCAAGCGTTCGTACCGATGAGGGCTGCGTGCGGCAAGAGGCCTGAAGGAAAAGAGGGCACAACGAGCCCGACGTCGTCGACCTCATTGTCGTCGCCTTTGGTGAGGTACCATCGGGCGTCGCCGTCGGCTTGCCCAGATGGATAGGCGCTCCCGTTGACAATGTCGACAACGCGATGGACAATGGGTGTTTCGGGCCGATGGGGCAAGCGGTAGAGGACAATGTCGCCCACACGAACCGGGCCGCCAAAATCAGGTCCGACCAACAAGAGCAGATCGCCCCGGTAGGTTTGGGGTTCCATCGAGCCGCTGGTCACAGCAGCCACGGGCACCGTACAGCCCAGAAAGCGCGAGATGGCAAAACAGACGAGGCAGGTCCAAAGGATCGGGTAGATGGCCCAAAAGATGGTCGCACCGACAGAGAGCGCACTTGTGCCAGATGCGCTAGCGCGGCGATGCGCTTTGGTATTGTCACGATGGTGGTGCGTCTGTGTGTGCTTCATCTTGTCGTCAAAGCGAAAAAAATGTTGTTGTCGCCCTTTCTGAGACGTGGGGATGTTGGCGTTGCTCAACAATAATGACGCCTTTCTTGCTTTGCGCCAAAGTATTTGTGCGGACTCCTTTCTCTTGCGCCCGTGTCTGTTTGCCTGGTTTCCTTTGCGTAGCGCGCACACAATCAATTGCAAAGGGCAACGTATTTTTTTCCCGAATGGCTGACATTTGGGTTTTAGACGGTGCACCAATCACGACTCGGGTTTTTTTCCTTTCCCTTGTCGATTTGCGCCCTCTCTGTCGCCAAGGACGACAAAAAGAGAGCGCGTAGAAAAAAAGAGGCAAACCCAGAGCGCCAAAGGGCAATAGCATTTCGGTGCAGCGAAATCGCGCCATGATTTTTCTTTTTCTTTTTTTTTCCTTGTGTTGGTGACAATGCCAACATACAATACGCGCGCGCGACATCCCACAAAAAAGCAGGCACGAACAGAGGGAAAAAAAGGTGAGAAAAAAGGCATCGATTCTCCATCGGCCGCTCGACTCTCTCTCTCTCTCTCTCTCTCTCTCTCTCTCTCTTTTGCGACAGCCTGGACTGTATGATCTCTTTTTTTTGGTTTTCCTTTAGATGTCTCTTTATGAATTGTGTCGTGCGCATCGCCCTGGCGTCTTTTTCGTCTTGCCCTACATCTGCAGCAACGTCAGGACCGACAGGATACACTTGCCCTTGCTGCACCGGCCAAAGAAATGTGGCAAAACGAAAGTCAAGCATCGCCCCAGCAAGAAAAATCCTACCTTGAAAATTGTCAGTGGGACGAGGGCAAGTGCATCCTATTCATGTCCAGAAACAGGGCAAGTGTGCGCGCGCAATATCACTGTGCGTGTTCGCTGGCGAGGTACGCGTTGGCGTCTTCTAGCCACACGGGGACGATTCGCACAAGGCGTGAAAACCCGTCGGCAGTGGCGCGCCGTTGGGGCTCGCGATGGGCGTCGGCATCGTCCAGGATGCGCTCGACCTCGGCCATGATGGCAGAGCACGGCAACGTGGCGTCGGTCGGGCCTCGCCCATTGCGCGCACGCTGTTCCAACGCATGTTCTATGTCGTGGGCGACGTCATTGTGCCCATCATCATCATCACCGCTATCGACATCATCATTGTCGGTTTCGGTTTTGTCTAGGTAGATGGGTGGCATTTTGAGTACATCGTCCCAGCGCATGTACCGCGTCCATCCGTCTCCGCTGCCGTCGGAGAGCCAAAAGTCGGGAAAGCCGGGCTCGCTGCGCCACGCGCGGTCCGGCTCTGACTCGATGGTGTCGCGCACGCTTTCGCCACCGGCCGACGGTCCTGCCAGACAATGATACTCGGCCACAAGCCTGCGGTTGGGTCCCGGCGACCAGGGCGCTTCGAGACACTTTGGTGGCATGGCCACTTCAAAGTTGTCGCCCGACAGCCATACACGACCTGTCGGTACAACCACTTCGACATTGGACCCAAAAAAGGTGGCAGCATCCATCGGTAGCGTGCCCTCGTAGGCGGCTTCATCGCGTTGCTCAAACACGGCCATGTCGATTGGCACCACGAGCAGCGCATTGCCGGGCGGCAGTGCAGGGTAGTCGCGCGCTCGCAATATCAAACCGCGATCGTAGGCCAACTCTAGCCAGTCGCTCCATTCGAGAGCCCCTTTCGGGTTGGCCCTATCAGTCACTGCATTTTCCTCTGCTCGTGTGGTCATATCGCAACTTGTTGACGTCCCCTCGTGTGCTTTTTTGGTCTTGCTATTTTTTTCTTTGAATGGGGGGTGCCTTTGCAAGAGAGGACCTACCAAAAAAGCGCGGCCGCGCCGCCACCGACGCTGTCCCGCACCGTCCAGAGAGCCCGGAGGATGGTGGCGTCAGGCAACACGGTGATGCCTTGCCAAGCACGAGACATGGGCAAAAACCCAAAAGACAAATAACGACGATAGTGATGAATAAAAGGCCCAACCCTTGGGGGAGGGTGTCTCCATTTTTTCACTTTTTTTGTCGCTTGTTTGCGCATCAGGTTTTCCGCATGCCCCTCACAAGAGCCGGCCGTCACGAGCGACACAACCGAGGACAAATGCGCAAACAATCGAATCACAACAAGGCGAAAAGAGGGAAAAAATAGCGTTCAATGTATCACTTCGAGCGTGTTCCGTGGGATGGACGAAATGGATTTCAAACATCTGATTTCTGAGTGGCCTAAAAAGATGGAATATTCTTTTTCAGCCAATGGCCGCTCGATCCATTTCGTCCGTCGACACGGTAGTCAACGATACTCTCGAAGTGAGCGTAGATCAAGTGGGCGCGCCGCGTCGCGTGCGTCTGGACAGTCGTCCTGGTTTGATCTTGTGCTTTTCAATAAATTCGACAATGTCCCAGTGGTCGCCGGCCTGCGCGTCCAATAGCGCATTTTCGGTGCACCCCTCGGTGCGATGCCAATAGAGGTAGGCAAATACGCCGAGGTGGCCCTCGGCCGCGGCACCATCCATGGCGGCCGTCGTACATCCCTCGCTACGGTGTTGGTCGAGGTAGGCGACAACGCGCAAGTGGCCATTGGCCGCAGCCGCGTCCATCGCCCATTTGGTGCATCCCTCGCTGCGTCTCTCGTGCAAGAGAGCCACAATGGCAACGTGTCCGTAAAAGGCTGCCCAGTCCATGGCACGCTCTGTGCATCCTTCGCTCCGGTGTCGATCGAGAAATTCGACAACGTGCAGGTGGCCATGCTCGGCTGCGTCGTCCATGGCGGCCGTCGTCGCCACTGGGCCGTGCTTTTGCGTGCCATCGTCCTTTTCGTGCAGAAAACGCACAATGTCCATGTGCCCATTGGCGGCCGCAGCATCCAGCGCTGTACAATTGCCATGGGGGTCGACTTTGGTGTCGTCTACGAGGTCGCGCGCATAGAGCCAGGCCACGGTATCGAGGTGCCCTCCAGCGGCAGTTGCAACAAGGTGCGACCGACACAGAGCAACATCATGATCGGCCAGCGCCTCAAGTGCGTCTGTATTGCCTCGCGCTGCCAGGCGTGGAGCGCCTTGTCGCGTCCATGCACGCAATCGACGTGCATCGTACGAGTCTTCATTGTGCGCCGCCGTGCGAAAACAAGAATGGGCAGAGACGCACGCGCAAAAATCGACATCATTGTCCAAGGCATCGAGAATGACGCATAGGATTTGCAGGGGCAACGATGAAATGTCAATGTTGGCCAATTTAGGCGGTGACGACGGTATAGGCAATTCGGCGACGGTGTTCTTTGTGCCTTTTTTCGTCTCCATCGTGGCGTCGCACATCAGCCAGGCCCTTTTCCCCGTTGGCCCGTCGGAACAGGGCAAAAAGCGCACCGAGACCGGTCTACATACGTCGAGCGGCACGCCCAGGCTCTTTGCCCTCGTGTGTATCCCCCCTCTTGTTCTTCTGCAGGACCACCAAGGTATTTTAAAAAAAATAAAAAGAATAACTCAGAAAAAGGCAACTCGACTGTATTCTCTTGTTTTGTTATTTGGCCAAAGAGGGCGCCACATGCATGCCGCACCGATGCAGCAAGAAACCCCACCATCGGCAGAGAGAGAGAGCCACGCCTGTATCAGGATTGAGGACTCGATTTCGACTTGCGCTTGCGTGGCTGATCACCGGTCCCACAAGCCAGTGTGCCCACCCAAAGGCAGCGGTCGTGCAACGTGCCCTGTTTGTCACCGTCGTCCGAGGCAGACGACGCGCCGACATTAGAGTCGCCACGATCGATGCGCCGTTTCTTCCAGTGCAACGACGGATGAGCCGCGGTCACCTTGGTCTTGGCAAGACCAAAATAGTCGGGATCGATTTCGACGCCGATGGCATGGCGACCAGCGTCCAGCGCCGCTGTCAGCGTAGTGCCGGTGCCGGCAAACGGGTCCACGACCGTGTCGCCCTCAAAGGAAAACATCTTTATGAGGCGCGTGGCCAATTGGCGCGGAAAAGGCGCCGGATGCTCTTTGCATCGGGTGCCCGGCACGTCGGTCCACAACTGACGGAACCACGCGTGAAAGTCGGCCTTGTCGATGCGGCTGCGGTCGCGTTGATCGGGCGTCGGCGACCTGTAGCCGCCGGGCTTGCGCAGCATCAATATGTATTCAATGTCGTTTTTGATGATCGCGTTGGGTTCATAAGGTTTGCCCAGCATGGACGCCTTGCCATTGTTGACCTCGTGTGCGGCCGATCCGATCTTGTGCCAAATGATGGGCGCCAGACAGTCGAATCCCACACGCTGACACGCAATCTGAATGTCTGCGTGCAGTGGCACCAAGCGATGGCGTCCGTGCTTTTTGCGCGACAGCAGCACGTCGCCAACGACCACCACCAGTCGACTGCCGGGCACGAGCACGCGATAGCACTCGGTCCAGACGCGTTCGAGTTGGACCAAAAAGTCGGCATAGTCGGCGACGTGGCCCAACTGACCTTTGACGTTGGCCGACGCATTGTACTCTTTGAGTGTCCAGTAGGGAGGCGATGTTAGCACCAGGTGGACGCTTGAGTCGTCGATCACAGACAGGTTGCGTGCATCGCCATGGACGAGAATGCAACGACGCCTCTGCGGCAAGTCGCTGCCGGTGGCTTTTGGCTCTGGATCGCCTTGACATGCAGGCGCGTCGCAGACTGTGTCCTCAGAGGCACTGCATGTGCCGTGCTCTTTTTCGGACGCACCCGTCGCGCTGGTCGCCATTGTCTCCATTTTCTCCGCGGCTGCCGTGTGGCCCCTCTTTTTTTTTCCTTTTGTTGTTTTTTATTTCTCCTTCCTTGAGACACAGACAACAAAGAGAAAAAAAAGGATGGATCGACCGTGAACGGCAAGAGGACTGCATTAACTTGGAAAAAAGGACAGCCAACGGGTGTCACGTCGCACGAGCCCCACATGTGCCGTTTGTCGACGTGTTTCCGCTTTTTTTAGTCCAGCCCGTTTTGGTTTTGCGCCTTCTTTTTCTTTCAGTCGTTTTCCCCAAGAACGACAAAGGGGCGTCTCATAGGAGTGCCCGTGCTCCATCGGAAAAAAAGAGGAAAGGAAAAAACAGACAGAGGCGGCGGCGCGTAGCCCCAGTGTCCCGTCGGTTCGACTTGGCCACGTACAAACGGCAATGTAATTTGAGGAGAGAGAGAGAGAGAGAGAGAGAGAGAGAGAGAGAGAGAGAGAGAGAGCGCGCGCGGACGGGGCACGTTGCATGAGATTGGTTTTTTGCAAGATCATTTAGGTCTCTGACAGTGGCACACTTTTCTATTGTAGGCCACTATTGGGGGAAAAAAATAAAGAAACCGAGTTCACGCACGGCAGACACAAAGGCGACCCTGGGAGCCAACGCTGACGCCCGACTTTTTGTTGTGCCTACTTGCGAGAGGCCGAAAAGAATGTCCAACAAATCCTTGTGCCCATGCCAACAAACCAAAAAAAACCAAGCATCCAAAAAAAGATGGCCCAAGAGCACTGATGGCCAATGATATGGGCGTTGTCGCGTAAATCACGGCCCATTTGGGCTGTCATTGTCGCCATGCGACTGACCATTGGTGGTGGTCGTGTTTGTTGCCCTGCGCCGAGGCCAGAAAAAAAAACGAAAAGTGCACAGAAAGAGAGGGCCAATTCTCGGTTGTGTGTGCGTGCGCGTCAACACGGACCCGCGAGAGCGCCTGGCCCTTTGAACCTTTTTTTTTTTCATACAAAGTCGCGTGGCGTGTTACTCTCTCTTTTTTTTTCTAAATTTATTTATTCGTTGGAGGCAGAGGAGGGTGCGTTCCGCGCGCGCGCCACAACGCGACAATGGATACTGCCTGCGCAACGAGCGAGAAACTCGTGTGCCTCCACAAGCCAGCGCTCGGCGCCGCCGTGCAGGCCTTGTTGGCGCGCAACCGCCGTCATGCCACGGTGCGCAACGTGATTGCCAAGCTGCGCCAGCGCGGCAACGTCGACGCGGCCGTGTGGGCCGAGACTCTGCAAAGGCATGAACTAGCCGCCGTGATCAATACCCTCTGGGACGTGCACGGCGTCATCAACAGTGGGACCGTCGCCGAGCCCACGATCGTCCCGGCCACGCTTGGCTGGCCGCCCGGATCTCATAGTGGCGACGTCGATGCCAGGCGGTGGGGGCGGCCAGCGGCGCCGTGGGTGCGACGTTCGCGCGTGCTCGTGCACACGGCGGCGCAGTGCCGCGACGCCGTGGCAGACTTGCACGCGCGGCCCTTTGTCTCGGTGGTCGTCGACGCCTCGCCCCAACACGATCTGGGCCTGGTGCACATTGCCGCGCTCGGCGATGACAGCCGACCAGCGCGATGCTACACGTTTGATGTGTGCGCAACGCCGAGAGCCGAATGGACCGGCGCCGTGCACCTTTTCGACTCGGGTCGTCTGGCTCGCTTTCTCGGCGACCCGGCGATTCCCAAAGCCGTCTGCGGCTCTGGCCCCGCGCACAATGGCGTTGCACACGCCCTCACGCGTCATCTGAGACGTTTGCCCAAACCGTGCGCACTTGCTGTCGCAGTCCAAGACCGAGAAGGCGGACGTGGCCTGCTCTTGCGCAACACTGTGCAGGTGTTGCCCGCGGCCGATGGCGACGTCGCTCATGTTATTGGTGCGTCCATGAGGGCGCACATGTTGGACGTTGACGCTTGGCGTGCGGCCGGTGCCGCCCCACGAGGCGATCGTTGGTATTGGCTTCGGCGCCCGCTGTCGCCGCGTGCCCTCGACAATTGCGCCGAGCGCGCCTTTGCATTGTGCGTCGCCTATGACGCTCTTGCCACCGCCGCCTCTGCAATGCGTAGCACGAATGGTGCGCCACATTCGATTACCATCGCGCAACCCGTCACCGACAGTCTGCTGTGTATTGCGGCGGCGCAAACGGCCGCGTCGGGCCACTGGCCTGACCACGCGTGGTGTCGCCCCAAGCCTCACCAAGACTACAACAACAACAACAACTGCAGTGCCGGCAAGACGCCGGTTGTCGCCACTGCCCGCGGCCTTTGCACCATCGCAGAGGGCGGCAATCACGACGACATTGGCAAGCGCAAACGTGCCCAATATAGCTGCCATGCGACTGTCGATACCAATCTAGTCGCCGAGGACGTACACTCTGCCCCTACAACAGGCGCGTGCTGCGCCGCTGTCGCAAAGATCGCCCTTGGCGACAGTAACGAGGACGCCGCCCATGACGCCGCTGATGCCGACAGTGACAACAATGACAATGATGACGAAAAGGACTGGAACGATCTCTGTCGCGCCATGGACATGTATGCGCGCGCGATCACAGATTATCGTGTGCTAGACAAGGACACGGGCGGTGAGGACGACGTTGACAACGACAGTGACGACGGCGACAACAACAACAACGATGGTGACCGCAACGGGGCCACCAAGGAGGGCAGCGACGACGATGACTGGTATGGCAATGGGCGCGGCACGTGGACAACTGCCGAGAGCGATCTTTACGAGGCTCCTTGAAGCGCGCCCCGTGTGTGTTTGAAGGGGTTGCGCTTACTTTGCCCTTTTTTCTTTTACTAAAAAAATGCATTTGTCTTTTTTCCCGACTTCTTTTTTTCCGGTTTGGGCAACACCACCCCTCAAAAAAAAAAAGAAAGAGATGCACCTCTTCTTTTGCTACCCCAAGAAAAAAAAAGAGTCGGACGCGACTTGTGCGCTTCCAAAGAGGCAGAGAAAGAAATATTGTCTTTACTTTTTTTTTTTCGTACGACTTGAACAAGTCGCGCCGAGAATACACATTTCTGTCGGCGCGAAGAAAAGAGTGAAAATAGGAAAAGAGAAAGAGGCCATTGCCCAGGCCGGACATATAGACATTGCGTGGCGAGTCTTGTCTTGAGCGGCAAAATAATGCAGAAAAGGGCCTCAGAGGGGTTTGTCGGCAACCAAAAGATAATAGTCGACCCAGCCAGCGCGGTAGGCATCGAGCCACGCCGCTGGCCATGTCCACGAGGGTTGCGCCACCGCGCACCAGGCACAAAAGGCCTCCCAGACGCGATCGCCGACGGGCTGCGGCGTGGTCACGACCAGTCCAGCGCCCGTCATGGCATCGCACAGTGCGCCTACCTCGACCAACTTGTCGACGCCCACGGCGACCGTGCGAATGCGCGAGGCAATCGTATCGTGCTCAGAGGGCGCCAAGGTTCGAGACGCCAAAAAGGTGCAGACGACGAGGCGACCTCCAGGCGCCAGACACCGTGCAGCCTCGGCGACAAAGTCGGATGGTGATCCAAAGTGCTGCAGAGCCTCCACGGTATAGATACGATCGGTACTGGCGTCTGCAAAAGGCAGACGTTCGGCCAAAGCCTCGGCAAGATGTACGCGCCCATCGCACGCGTTCGTGGTCGACAGCCCTGCAGCCCTGGCCAACTGTTGGGATGACGCATCAATGCCCGTGATCGACGTGACCACCTGCGCCGAATATCGATCGGCAATGGCGCGGCATCCGGCCGCGAGTCCGCAGCCCACCTCGACAACCGCACCGCGCGGATCGAGTGCCTCAAAGACGCGTTCGTAAAGGGCCATGCCGCTGGCCTCGCGATCAGCCAATGTAGGCGGGCGCGTGCGGCCTACTTGGTGTGGCCAGTAGCCGAAATTGATAAACGGCCCGACAAAGGCCGGTAGCGCCGCCATATTGTCTTTGTACATGCTCTTGGCATCGGTCGCCAGCCCCGCCTTTGGATTGCCACCACGTGTTTGGTCCATCGCAGTCGGCACAGAGAGGAGAGTCCTATCGTCGATGGCATTGCTCTTGTTGTTGGTCGTCATTGTATCTGGGGCGTATATTTTTTGTACCGTCGTGTGTTCTTTGTGATGGTCCTGTGCTTGTGATGGTGTGTGTCCCTCTCTCTTTTTTTATCCCCAGGCTATAGGACGGTTACCGTATCCTTGTGTGCCTTTTTTTCCTCGACCGGCTGTTTGGAGGTTTTCTTTGCGCGAGTCCACTCGCGGCAGTTATGACGCCCCCAAGCGCCAATCAATCCCTTTTTTCCTTTGTAAAAGATATTTTTCTGTGTTGCTCCTCAGATGGCAGCACAAAAGGGAAAAAGATCTCTTTGCCGCGGCGCAACCAAGGGCAAGGGTATCCACCAAAAAAAAAAGAGACAGACGAAAAATAGGCCAATCACAAAAGGATACTGTTAGGCCACAGAAAAAGGGCTGTGGGCTTGTTGACAGCACGACAACAAATAATAATACACTGGCGACGCACTAGATGGGCGGTGAAAGAGGCCGCTACAGCCATTGATCTCTGATTTTTTATTTCAAAAAGGGAAAAGGCACTATAAAGTGCTCGACGCACAGGGTACGGAACACGACCGCGAGCGCAAAAAAAGAGGTCGATTGCGTACGTGCACACCACACGCTTGGCACTCTGTCGGGCGTGCGCCGGCGGCACCGGAAAAAAAATATGCGCGCATTTGGCAAATCCAACGACGACGAGCGGGATGGCGGCGCCCACAACGACGACAGGACTAGAAATAAAAGTAAAAGAGACAACAACAGCCACAACGACAAAGATAAAAAACCCGACGGCCAGGCATTTGAGCCTGCAGTAAAAACTGCCGTGGTCGATCTCATTGCGCGTCACCGTCGCCAAGTGACCGGCAATGCCGTTATCGACCAAGTGCGACGCCAAGGCCACGGCGACGCGGCCAAATGGATGCGAGATCTTGGCGATCACCAGCTGGCGGCGTTTTTGTCGCGCTTGTCGTGCGTACATCGCGCCATTGTCGTCGAGGGCCACGCCGGGGACAATGTCTTTATCGTGCCGGCCACCCTGGTGCGAAGGCCTATGAGCGCCAAGCGCGCGCGTCGCGAATGGGGCCAGGCACCCCATTGGGTGGCACGAGCGTGGACGCTCGTTTCCACGCCGCAACAGTGTCGCCGCGCCGTGGCTGACCTGCGCCAGCGGCCGTTTGTGTCGGTCGTTGTCGATGCCTCGCACCGGCACGATCTTGGTCTCGTTCACATTGCCGCGCTCGGCGACGACGGCTGTCTGCCGCGCTGTTACACCTTTGACGTGTGTGCAACGCCCGAGATGGAATGGTGTGGCGCAGGCGACCTTTTCGACGCCGGCGACCTGGCCGACCTGCTCGGCGACGCACAACTGCCCAAGGCCGTGTGTGGATTCGGTTGTGGCCACAGCCGCATTGCGCACCTCCAGTCCGAAGCACTGATGCGCACGCCCGTTGAAATCGCCACACAGACGCCCACGGGATTCACGGGCGTGATGATGCGCGGTGTCGTCAACGTGCTTCCGCTGACCGACGGGCGTGTATCGGGCGCCGTGGCCATCGCCTTGCGCGGCCGCGATCTCGATATCGACGCATGGCAACGGGCAGGCGCCGCCATTGTCCACGACAAGTTGCAGTGGCAACGCCGCCCGCTGCCTATGGCGTTGTGGGCCGACGCGGCGCAGCGTGCGTTTTCCTTGTGTGTCGCCTACGAGGCCCTGTGCGATATTGCCGGCTCGATCGACCCCGCGCGTGCTCTTGTCGCGCAGCGCGCCAGCGACGGTCTCTTGTGCTTTGCCGCCGCACAGACGCTCGCACAGACGACATGGAAGAGTGTCGGCTCATCGTGCGATGGCGGCGCCGACAATTCTCGTGCACCAGAGTCTGCCGACGACTGGGACGAGTTGGAGCGCGCCGTACGATCGTATGTTGACACGCAACGCCTTACCACAGCCCATTCTCTCGAAATTGAGAGCCACGCGGATAGGCGTGGCTTTGGTGAACGGGAGCCAAACGACAACAGCGCCAGCCACGGCGATGATGGCCATGCGAACGGCCGGCACGCCGCCGCGCAAGAGCGCAACGCCGACGACGAAGACGACGAAGACGACTGGTACGGCGATGGCCAGGGCGCCTGCGCTGACGCCAGCAGTGACCTCTACGAGCCGCCCATCGGCGTCTGGATGTATCACAGCGTGAAAACGACGTAGCCGGGTGGTTGGCTCGGTCTGCCTTTTTTCGTCTCTTTCTGATCCTTTGTTGTTGTTTTTTATTCTTATTTTGCGCCTCTGAGCACACAAACCAGCCAGACTTTTCATCCCGCACCACATTCCCTAAACTCTCAGAGCGCCACAAAAGATAAAGTCGCGAAAGGCCAGAGGGACGTCCCAAGAGTGTCCACACCCTGTCGTCTTGTCTACTTGAAAATTGCAGACACTGGGGGGGGGGTGTGCCCGCTGCGAGCACTTTCTGAGCAGACGAAACAACAGGACGCAGACGCTTTTGAGACGATGCGTTGACTTTTTATAACTTTTTATTTTGTGCCGATCTGGGAGTCTGGAGGGGGGCTGTGCCTCGCCTCGTGAAAAGAAGGAGCAAACAAAGAAGAACAAGAGGCAATTGCAACCCTTGAAAAAAAACGATCTGCTATTTGTGCCTTGTTTTCTTGGTCCAGCTTCGACAAAAAACGCAAACAAATATTTAGCCGTTGGGCCACCAAGAGGCCAGGCGCATGCCAAAGAGATCGTTGCCGCAGCCGCTTTTTCTCTCTCTCTCTCTGCTCCGTCGTTGCTCCTTTTGCGTGCGCCCACGGGAAACAAAAAAATGGCAGAAGCACCAAAATAACAGCCTTTTTTGGGTCCGTTTGGTGTCGTTTTTTCCCATCGCCGCCGATACGACATGCATTTGCATTGTAACTGGGGTAGCTTCTCCTCTGCTTGGGGAGGAATGGCCAAAAGGTTGACAGAAAAGAGGACCGTGCGCGTTGTGGCGCCACGGCAAGATGGATCGTGTCAACGTCGCGCTCAGAGGTATGGGCGGTTATCGAGGTTTGTCAGCGGCAATGATAAAATAGTCGATCCAGCCGGGCGCATAGGCGCGATTCCATGCTGCGGGCCACGCCGACGATGGATGCGCCAACATGCACCAGGCACAAAAGACCTGCCACACCTGGTCGCCTACAGGCCGCAGCGTATCATGAACAATGTCCAACCCGCTGGCGCGCACGATTCGACACACCTGGTCCAAATCGCCAATCTGTTCGATGCCTACCGCATCGGCTCCTAGAGGCGATGCCATCTCGGCACGTTGGTGTGCCGTAAGCGCATGCCGACCGAGAAAGGCGCACAACACCAGGCGACCGCCAGGCACCAGGCACCGCGCGGCCTCGGCGACAAAGGCCATTGCTGCGAAAGGCGTATGACCATGCAGAGCCTCGACGCTCCATATGCGATCAACGCTCATGTCCTCAAAAGGGAGGCGATCAGGCCGACCTGGCACAAAGCGCACACGAGGATCGCGTCGCTCGCACAATATGCTGGTGTCGGCCGTTGCACGCGCCACAACATCCACTGACATGTCGACGCCCGTGATCGAGCGCACGTCCGTGGTGGAGGATGGACAACACGACGCCATGGCACGACATCGGGAGCCGGTACCACATCCAAACTCGACCACGGCGCCACGCGGTTCGAGAAGGCCAAAGAGGTGGGCGTAAAGATCGCGTCCGCCGCCGGCGCGGTGTGGCTGTTCCAGACACCCGAGTGCCTCTCCCGGCCCCCACCTCGCAAAGTGCAGAAAAGGCCCCACAAAGGCCTCGACGCCTGTGGCGGCAGTGCTCACAAGCGCCTCTCTGGCAGGCGCCGCAGGATGTCTGTGCCAACTGCCAAGCAGTTGCCTGTCGCCCCGGTCACGATGCTCGTTCAAGGCATTGGTGGTTGGGGCGTCGCCCAATCTTGGGTGCGTCACGGCGCGCTCGTAGGAGGCATCTGAATAACGCGCCTGTTGGCGCACCGCGCGAGGTCCGTCCCTGCGCGCGTGCATTTACAGGCTCACCGAAAAAAAGAGGTAATTTTCTTTTTTTTTTCTAATGATGGCGCTGGTGATGGCACTCTAAAAGTGCCGGTCCTCCCTTTACCTATCACGCCTGTCTCATTTTGGGTGCTTTGCGAGTGGGCGGAGGGAGAAAAAACGTGCGATGGCTCTTTTTTGGCAACATGTCTTTTTTCCCTTGGCATTGTCGCAACGCGCGCATCAAATGAAAAAAAGAAAAACAGGCAACACACGCCCACGCATGCACAACGGCAACAAAAATGGTAGCGTCGGCAACAAAAAAAGGTAGCATAGGACATGAGTAGGAATGCCCAAAGTGCATGAAAGACACAAAACATTCGGGGCGGCGCATCGGGAATGGCGGGTTGGCATGCCGCCACCGATGACATGAATCTTTAAGAATCATAAACATAATTTAATCGGATCCAAAGTATTTTTATGTAGACTTTTACCTGTTAACTCGTCATTCACGATACGCCGCCTCAAATGATTTGTTTTGTCGTGCCCTTTACTGCGCTGATGTTTAGGGACTTGAACTTTTTTTGTGTATTTTGTGTGCCCCAAATGTTCCTGCTCATGTCCCGATGGATCATGTTCTTTGCGAGCGTTTTGATCTTTTTAGGAAACGAAAAAGAGAAAAAACGGCACATTCGGGGCGTTCACGGCGATGATGTCGTCGAGCGCATGGCCAAGCACGAGGCCTCGTCGACGGTGAAGCCTGCGCCAGTAGCCGCGACAAACACCTCTGTGAATCCAGAGGCGCCGCGATGCCTTTCACAGTAGGAATGCAAGGCGTTGCCCAAGGCTGTGTCCTTGTCATGTTGCTCGGTGGCGGCACAAAGACGCGCGCACGACCAAGGATCGAGCGCATACCCGACGGGCCGTTCACCTTGCTGAACCCGCCATGCTCTAAAAAGTCCTTGGCGTTGTTGAGCGAGACGCCGCACCCGATCGCAGCCATATCGGCCGCGTTGGTGGGGATCAGGGGAACAAGGCGATCGTAGCCATCGTCCGGTTTCGTAACATACGAAGCGTCTAGTGCCGTCATCATGCAGTCCGATTCCGACTTGTAAGGAAGATATCTGTTTGTGCATAGGGATTCAAACGCCTTGATGAGGTCTCCAGTACGTTTGAGTCCGCCGTCGACACCACGGCATCTGGTCGTCACAAAGCGGCCGACGGGGTCGTCCACGCCAAAATGGTCGTCTTGGTTGGCAAGGCAAAAGGCCTCGGTAAGATATCTATAATCATAGGCGGGCCTGATGCGTTTCCATTCATCTGCGTTGTCGCGTACACCGATCCACGGTGCGCCGTCGGGTCCTTTGGTGTGGCGGCGCCTCGCGTCGGCGCGCTCTTGTTCATGAGGCTGTTCTCTTCTGCCGTGCTTTCCTTGCATGTTTTTGTTTGGCGTGCGCGAGTGGTCAATACGGCGGTCGTCTAGTCGGCGGCCGTTGTGGTCGGTCGGTGCAGGGGTAAAGAATTTGACTAGCGTACCCATGGACCTCTGCCCCGACCTTTTTATTCCTTCTCCCCGGTCGGTTTGCTCGTGTCCCATTTGTTGTCATAAGACGTCGCCTTTTCGAGAAAATTTGTCTTTTTTTTATCCTGTTTGTTTTGGTTGGCTTATTTTTTCGTTACTGCAGTCGCCATACCCAAAAGAAAAAAAAGACACAAGAACAAGACAAAAGCAGGGCCGCGAGTGCCCTCCTTTTGTGAGTAAACTCTTGCGTGCCGTAGAAACTTCGATAGGCGCAACAGCGGCCGTCTTTTTTTTCCTTGGCCATGCCTTTTCTCGTGTGTTTTCCATATTGGAGTGCATTGTTGCAAAAAAAAGGCGTCTTGGCACCAGAAAAAAAACGCATCACAAACCGTCACAAAATACACAAGGGAAAAAAAGGGATGAGCATATCAACAAAAGGGGCATGCGATGACGCCTCGACCCGCGGGGCCAAGTATTGGCGTTATTGGTTATGTCGTCGTGCTCCAGGGCTGGCTGTGTCTCAGCCCGATGCAATGACACGGCAATACACAGTGACGACGAGAGCGGCAATCAATATAATGGCCACGGCCAGCGCGGATCGTGGGTCATGCGCTGACGCATGGCGCACACGGTCAAATTTTTTGGTGCCCCAGGCCGTCACTGCGGCGAGACATTGTCGTGGTGCCTCCTTGGCCATGCGCAGAACCTCGCCGGCCGCCATGAGTGCAAGAGTTTGCTTTGCACGCATTCCCATGATGAGCAACGCCACCTCCACGCACCACTCGTGGGTGACAGGTTGTCGGGGATTGTTCAACATGTGGTCGATGACGCTGCGCTCGCTGCTGCGCGCCGCGACCCATGCCAGTGAGCGCACCGATCGGTGCAAAATCAAGTAGTCCAAAAGGTGGCGCCTATAGTCTCTCTTCATAATGTGTGTCGGTGCCGCGCATTCGTTGGCCGTCATCCAGTCGACGAGATCAGGGCGGTCGGCGACAAGACATGCAAACGCCACAGACGGCGGACACGAGCATGGGCGTTGAGGCATGCGGTCGTGCAGCGCTGCCAACAACTTGTTGGCGTCGCGACCGGTGCCGGAGGCGCTTGCGCACAATGCACTCATGAGCGCCTGATTAAAGAGCGGACGAGGCGCGGCAAAGCGAGATGCGGCATAAAAATCGAGCAACCACACGAGGCTTTGTAGTCGACCACACGACGATGCCTCCATGAGCAATTTGCGGGCCTCGCCGTAAAGGCGCCGCCACCGTGTGCGACCCACGGTCGCCCATGAATCGGGTGCGATGTCGTGCGCATGATCGACATTGGCCAAAGAGTGAATGTGCGCGAGAACGTCGGAACGATTCCCCCGTACCGCCGCGTCGAGCCATGAAATCGGCACTGATGATGATGGCGATGATGGTGTGGCTTGCGTATCGGCATCAAGAGCGCCGCGCAACATGACGCGCACAACGTGCATGGGTGCGCCGGCCTCTAAAAAGGCCGTGGGCCTTGTCGATGCACGCCTGGCAATGACGTGAGTCGTGTCGGCACCCAATGCCATCTGGCAGGATACAAGGTCTTTGACGCGGGGGAGATGCTCTTGGATGAGGTCGATCATTTCGGCAGGCATGTCTGCCAAAGAGGGCGAATCGGCGATACCCATATGGGGCGTACCGTGGCAAGATGTCATCGGTGCCTCACTCCTTCTTTTGCTTTTGTGCCTCTTTTGCTTTGAATCGTCTACTCTAAGACTTTGTGTTTTAAAAAAAAGGCCAGAAAAAAGGTGCTTTGCCTGGAACACGCGTGGTTCTTGTGCTTATTTTTCTGTTGCAAATGTTTTCCTTGTGTAGGTTTGTTGTTGTTGATGCGCTCGGTCTCAACCGACTAACATCGCTCAAGGGGCATGTTTTGATTTGCTGCCCCTTTTCTCCTGTGCGCTTGTTTGCGTGCGTATTTTTGGTCTTTTTTTTGTTACAATAGGCCTCGCTCGCGCAGCGGTGGATATTGCCGCAATCTCCTGCGCATAAAGGGCCCGCTGACAACACGGCGAGAGGACGTGGAAAATGGAGGAGTAAAACACAACTCGACCTAATGCGTGGCGCCTTCTTTTATGGGACTCGCGAGGAAATGATCGCACCCTACCATTTTCCGGATACGTGCGTGGGCGCCAAAGGGTCGATGTTACAGCCTCCCCAAGGAGAAAAGGAAAAAAACAACAAGGTTGGTGAATGTATGACACGATGTGGGAATCATGACACCATCCGAACCGCGTCGGGCGCGCCTGTCCCTTTTCCGCTAAAAGGACATAAAGAAATGATGACATGTCTTTCTTGTTTTTTTGTTTGTTTGCCATTTTACAACGACATCAAGACGAAAAGGTTCAGAAAAAAGTGTTTACCAAGTGATTACAGTGCATGCGATGACGCGACGATGTGGCCGCGGCAGACGCACTGCGAGGATCACTCTGTTGATGACCCCTCAATAGCACAGTCTGGTGGCATACAGACGCGCTCGATCGCAACGCCCAGCGCTGCCATAGCGTCTGCCGAGCCGAGCACGTCACCGAGGTCCATGATGATACCACAGAGCAAGACCACAGCGCTGAAATTTGTGCTCGACGCCGCCATGACATTGCCAAATGTGCCGTCGCGCATGACCGCGTAGGCGTCGCGGATCAATTTGCAGTCGATGTATGATTCGTCGATGCGCAAAGTCGCCGCGTCGACGTTGACCCAAAAGAGACGCGTGCGCCGTGCGTGCGCCCACTCTTTTGCCTGTTGCTCAAGCGCACAGGCTTGCTGTTTGTCGATCGCATCCACGACCCCGCGTGCCAATTCATCCAGGGCATCAAGCACGGCCAAGATACGATTCAGAGCGGTCCTCTCTCCTCTGCTCTCTGTAATCTTGCCGTACCAAAAGTCGCGGGCTTCAACCACGCGTCCCGCCGTCGTTTCTGGGTATTGGGCCATGATCTCTACAAGGAGGTGATTTGACGCCACATGGATGGCCAAGGTGTTGTTGACCTGACGGGCGCACGCGCTCCACAAGTCGAGCGTATCGTCATCCTCTGCCACGCGCGCCATGGCGTCCAAGGCGCACAGCACGTCCAAGTCACACGCATGCGTAAAATGCTGCGCAATCACTTCGGGGCGCCTCGCGCTCGTGTCTGTTTGTCGAGAGGCCCTTGTTTGGACGTGCATTCTTTTCTTTTTTACAATCTGTGATTTCCAATGCCCATCAAAGAGGACACAAAAATAGTGGGGTTCCCACCGACCATACATAAAAAATGCGCGAGTTAGTCACACCAGCATCATGTCGATACCCATTGCGCGGTGCCTACCTCGGTGTCCTTTTGATCGCAATGTCTGTTTTTGTATCTTGTCGGAAAAAAAAAAGAGGCGAGGTCCTGTGTGCCCCTCAAAGTGGTCTACTCGGCGTACAACCATTAAGAAAAAAAGACCTTATATGCCACAAAAAAGAGACCAAGAACAGACAGCGCCATTGGTTGAACCTTGGTGTATGCTGGAAAAGATGTCGAGAAAGAAAAAAGACAGTATTCCCTGGTTCGCTTTTTGTTGTTGCTCTGCGCGCTGGTGTGTTTTTTTGATGTCCGGTTCCATGTCCGGCGGCCTTTTGCGCGTCGCCAAAACTCTCTTTTTCTTTTCTAGAAAAGAGGAAAAAAAAGAACGAAAAAAAGGGGACATCGCTATACACACGTCGCCGCCCGAGCCGCCGCGGATCACGATTCCCACCGCCTCTCGGGGGCGCGAGTGGCTGCAGAACAGGGAGGGAGAAAAAGGGAAAACGCACGACCCGAGACAACGCGTGCACGACAATAGGAAAGCAAGAGTGACCCGTTTTTTTCTCATTGTTCTTGGCGAAACAATAGGGATGTGGACAACGAGCGCAATGCACAGCAACAATCATGGATGCGATGACGCATCGACAACTATTTCGTGTGACCGAGGCCACCATGATATGATCGGCAGAGTCGACGAGACCGATGTGGATACGGCGGCAAACACGGCGAGCGACTCTTCTCTGTCGCATCGTGTCGACATCACCACCAGCAATGTCGGCAACATCAATGATATGCTGCCCAATGAGATCCTATGGATGATATTCATGTTTGTCGGCGAGGGACGCATGCCTTGTGTTCCTCTCATGGTGTGTCAAAGGTGGCGCGCCATCGGTGGTCATCGCGCTGTTTGGCACTTGCTGCCCGTCGAGATTGTGGACCGACTGCACACGGATCTCGATGTGGCGTCATTGGTTATGCGCGCTGCTGCGCTCATGTGCCTTGTCGGCCATCCGCCACGGCATACAGACGCGCCAGGTGCACCCACAAGAGACGACATGAGTGCTCCAACGGCTCTCGGTTATGTATGTGCCGCGCTGGGGTCGGCAGGGCGCTGGCAACACATCATCGCATTGGTCGAGCGTGCTCCCCGCGCGCTTGACGCGTGGGGGCATTGGGGGCTGGTGGCATCGGGCGCCATCGTCTCTTTGCGCGCAGACGATGCGCTGGGGAGATTGACCGTGACCAACGCGCGCCTTTCGGCCCTGTGCACCGCATTATGTTGCGCTTTGGTCGCAGGACACGCACCGGCGACAGGGGCTCTGTGCGCGCGTCTGGCAAACTGTGGCCGCGCGCGTGACAGTCGCTATACGGCGCGGGTGGATGCTGCAACGACCATGGCAGCGCAGCGCGGCCACGTCGACGCCGTTTTAGCGCAGGACTTTTGTACGGCCCATAATGTGGCGCTCTTGTGGGACGCCGTTGTTGGAGCGCGCGACCATTCGGCCTTTGCCAAACTCGTCCGGGCCGTGCGGCGCGTCGGTCCCGAGGCCATGAACGCGGCGCGTCACGCATCGTGGAGCAGTCGACACACGAGCAGCGCAGCCCAAGCCAATTTGGGCGCTCTCGCACTCGGATGGTACGGAGGCGGCTGGGCGCGTGCAGCGGCCGCCGCCGGTTGGCACGTGCCGTTTGACATGGCCATGTGCGACGACAACGACAACACAGACGGCAGGATTGGCGGCAATACCCGTGAGAGTGTTGGAGACGACCACACTGGCGACACCGGAGGGCATGAACCAACAACGACGACGACGAAAAACGACATGGCGCTGGCCGCACACCACCCCTTTCGGCGGTCCCTCTCAAGTCTGTGGAGTGAAGCCGCCGCCGTCGCTGCCCGCCACGGTCACCATACACTGGCCATGCGTCTCACGAGCGCGGCAACCGCCAGCGCAACACTGTCCTGATGATGTGCCGCTGTGTTTGTTTATATGTCCCACATCTTGACGGCCCTATGCCATACATACGGTTTGTCCCTCTTTCTTTCCCCTTGTGCTTTTTCTGTAAAGACGAGAACGGCGTCATGGGCTCGTCAAAAGTGCAATTGCCACAACGAGATCTACATAGGATTCGCTGGCATTTATTCATTTTTCTTTAGTGTATCTGTCTTTTGGCAGAAAAAGGCACAAAACCCAGAGAGGCAACTGATACGCCTACCTCGTTTTTTCTCTTTCCTTTGGGTTCCTTTATTGTGTCGCCATTCCCTCCAGGTGCGTGCAGGTCCACGCATGGGCTCGGGTAGTCTCTCCCTCTTGTTTGCGCCAGATAAGAAAGATTTACAAATGAGAACAAGAAAATGACGTGTGACTCTATGTCCGTGCGCGCATTGGGCGCCCTATCCCTTTATGACAATCAAAAGAGATCAGTCTCTACGCGTCTGCAAACACTTTTTTTTAAAAAAAAAATGAAAGTAGGCACATCAGATGATACGCCGAGGATCGCGATCAGACATATTTAGATCAAAGGCACCTTGGCGTGCCCCGTTGTGCGTCGCCGTCGTCGCTCTTTCCGGCGCGTGCGCGCTCGCCGAGGACCCAGTGCTTGGTGTCGGTATTTGTCAGCGCCTTGATGGGTTGAATTGGCGTCCTCTGCGCGCGCGTGATGGTGTGTGCTGCCAGTGGCTCTACGCGTCGGTACGAGTCCAAACATGCGGAATACCTCGACGACGTCAAAGTGTCTGGCGGCGGCTGCCTCATCGACGGCTCGCGGGTGGAATCGCCACCATCCGGCGCTGCGTGTGTTTTCCACCAGCACGGCAGCGATGTCGGCCCGACCTGCCGATGCCGCCGCCACAATGTCGTCGGCCGTGAACGGATGCGCATAGAGCGCGTAATGGCGCTCGCACAAGAAGCGCACAGCGTCTGCGCGACCCTTGACACACAAGTCCCTCGGCGGCACGCGCAACCACCTGGGAACCGCTCGATGGGTGAGAATACGGTCCATAGAGTCGACGCAAAATCTTTGATGGGCGAGGCGCGCGCTGCAAAAGGCCTCGTCGTCCAAAAAGGCCATGATATGCGAGATCATTTCGTCGGGTAAATCCGCCATCCCCATGTCCCTTGATCGCCCCTCTCTCCCTATTGTGCCGCGCTCGTGTTATCGCCTGCGCTCTTTCCTCCTGGCGGCGTCTCCTCTTCTTTTCCCTTTGTGTCGTGCCTCTGCTGCCGTTGTAGATCTCGGGTGCGGCGCCCGCAGAGGTACCCGTTGGCAAGAATTTTTTTATTGTCGTGAACAGCAGATTGCGAAGCAACCTATTTCCTTGCGTGCACTCCTCCTCTTTTGATACATACGAGACAACGGAGAGGTGCAACGCCATGGACACGACCGCCGTATAGAGACTCGATGGTGATGGTAGGAAAAAAAGGATGGGTACAATGAAAAAAGTCAAGGAGATGTCGACTCGGCCAGCGACGCGACAAAGCGGCAATTGTTACTGCCGCGTGCGCGCGCCACGGCTGCGGCGACGTCCTCGGACGAGCACTTGTCCCACAGGTAGCGCACCACGGATTGGGCACGCTCGTGGCGCGCGGCCTCTTTGAGTGCGCGTCCCGTATCGATCGCGGGACAGTTTTCGTAAAACCATTTGACCACGTCGATGTGGCCTCGGGCTGCCGCCGCCTCCATGGCGTCGTTTCCGTGTTGTTTGGTGCAGTGTTTGTAAAGATAAACGACCGTGCCTAGATGGCCGTTGCGTGCGGCGGCCTTGAGCGCCTTGTCGGATTCGCCCTCTGTCCTGTGAGCGTGGAGAAATCGAACGATCTCGTCGTGGCCATGAGCGGCGGCCCAATACATGGCACGCGATGTGCAGCCCTCGGCGCGGTGCTCGTGGAGGAACCGCACAATGTCCAAGTGCCCGTTGCCCGCGGCGTCGTCCATGGCGCTCGGCGTGCACCTATTGTCCGTATGCTCGTGAAGGTACCGCAGCACGTCCAGGTGTCCGTTGCCCGCGGCCAAATCCATGGCCCGCTTGCTGCATCCCGAGATCTTGTTGTCGCAGAGGTAGCGCACCATGTCGAGATGGCCCGCACCGGCGACATCGTCGATGAGTAGTGACCACACATCGCGACATCCCCATCTTGCGCGAGCATAGGCCACAATGTCAATGTGGCCTGCACGCGCTGCGTGTTCAATCACGTTCGCCCGCGCGCCCTTGCTGTCAAAGTGCTCGGCCAAGAGGCGGATCACGTCCAAGTGACCGTTGGCGGCGGCGCAATCAAAGGCGTTACTGGTACAGCGCGCCTTGCGGCGCTCGATGACATAGACGATGGGCTCCAGGTGGCCGTTGGCGGCGGCAAAGTCGATGGCGTTGGTCGAGCAGCCTTCAGTGCGATGCTCGTCGAGGAACCGCAGGACGTCCATGTGACCACAGGCTGCCGCATAATCCATGGCCGCAGCCGAGCAGCCCCGAGTGCTGTACTTGTGCAACCATTTGACCGTCTCTAGGCGCCCGCCGCGCGCGGCGTAATTCATGGTCCTTTGTGTGCACGGCGCGTCGACCTGCGTGAGCACGTTGAGAAAGACGTCCAGCGGGGCGTGTTCGGCAGCATAGTTGAGCAACTCTGGTGTCATGATGGTCCCCGTGTGACCAGAAACAAAACCGGCAACATCGCAGCGGCCCCCGCGGATTGCCGCCTCGGCTTCGCGCCCTGAAAACGCGTGACCCCGGCGGTGGAGAAAATGCATCGCGTCCAGACCTGCCGTCTCGCACAACTCGGCGGGGGGTGTGCGTTGCCATCGGGGCAGACGCCGATCGCGATGGAGTTCGTCACGCGTGTGCACGCAAAAGCATCGGTGGGCCAGGCGCGCGGCGCAAAAGTCGCCATCAGCATCAAGTGCCGCGACGATGGAAAACAGAATCTCACGCGGCAGATCAAGCAGGCCGCACTGCGAGGTACCTGGAGGCGGCTCGGTACTGATGTCCATTTTTCCTTTTTCTTTTTTTTCCTTTCCTCTGTTCAGGGTGCGAGCCCGTGCCTGTGCGGCTTTTATTTCCCTTGTCTCTTTATGTTCTTTTTTTCCCCCAAAACAAAGATATGCGCGCGCTTTTGCGCACCGCAACACGAGACACCCGATCGCCGGCGGACGCTTGCCCTGTGTTGGCGTTGTGTTTATGTTTTTTGCGCCGGCGAACACACCAATAGAAAGAAAGAATCGGCCGTACAGCCCCTGGACTTTCAGAGGCGGCAAAAGAAAGAAAAAAAGGCACAACGAATGCCTCCCATGGATCAAGAAAAAAAAGAGGCTCGGCAGGGAAGCAACCGGCGGTGCGGGTCGACCGGTGCACCAAACCGCCGGTCTGTTTCTTTCTTGGCCACGTCGTAAAAAAGGAAATCCTGCATGCAGCGGGGCGCGACAGCCGCCCGAATACGAAAAAATCGATTCTGCGCCAGAATATACCATGTGCGCGCGCGCAAAGAGATGCCATCTTGCCGTGCCACCTATGCGGTGTGTGTTGCACACACAGAAAAAAATACAAAGAAAAAGAGGCGAAAAAAGAGATGCGTCTGCGCGCGGTCCGAAAATCCTCTTTATTTCTCTTTTATCGTGCTGTGACGACACTGGAAATGATCAGAGCGACCTCTTGATGCGCGAGTGCCGAGGTTGCGTGCAGAGGTTGAGAGATTGGGAAAGAGGCTCTATCCAAAAGCACGCGTATGGAAAAAGAAAGTGCTGTGCGACACTGGGGGGCGTGTCGGATTCTCAAGGTGTCGTTGTGCCCATGACGAGCGATCCGACAAAGGTGCGCGTCACCACACCGGCGGCAGCCAATGTGAAAACCTCTCCGTCGGCGCCGACCGAGATCTGCGGTGTCACCGTGTCGCCCGCCGCCAGTTGAAAGTCGCCCGACACGAGGCCGCTGTAGTTGTCTTCTATGCCTGCTATATCAAATGTGCTAAACTCGGTGCGTGTGGGTCCCTGTGCGACGGCGCTCGTCGCCAGCACCGCGATGACTGTCGGCGTGCCGTTGACTCGCGTGCCGCTAAATGTGGCCGCAAATCGATAGATGCCGGCTAGCGGCGCCGTAAAGGTCGATGTCACCGGGTCATAATTGTTGGCCGCAACCTCGTCCTGCACATCGTAGATCTCGTTCTCATAGGCGATCGCTACAGGCGTGGCCGTTGCCACGACCTGGGCGGCCACGCCGTCTGCACGAAAGGCCACTCGAGTTGTCGGCGTTCCTGCAGGACCCGGCGGTCCTTGTGGCCCGACGGGGCCGGGCGCACCTGGAAGCCCAACGGGACCACCCGGACCTCGGGGTCCACTGGCACCTGGCGCGCCGGCGCTGCCCGGCTGGCCTCGCGGACCCGCGGGTCCGGGCGGCCCGGCGAGACCCGATGGTCCTGGCGGTCCAGGTGTACCTACCACCGACGTGCGTATGCAGCCCACTCTAGCGCGCGCGGGCGGTGCCCCTGTTGTAGTGGCCGCACCGTGTGCACACTGTGCGAAAGAGACACGTATTGGTTTACGGTTGTCCATAGAACGAGAATGGCGGCGGTGACGACTCACTTGCTCTATCTATTGCGCCTCAAACACGAATCTGTTCCACGTCTCTTCCCGAACGTGCCATCTGTCGCCTTGGCCTCACGCCGTCTCTGGTTTGACCGACGAGACCAGCGCGCCTCTCCTTTGTCGGCCTGCGACAGGGCGGCGAGGTGTCTACTGCCCGATCGGCATCACCAGTGCGCCAGTGAAAGAGGTCCGACGCGCGGGAACGGCTCCTGGGACGCCAGACGATCCGGGGCCGATTGTCGTGATCTGCACGCTGACCGTCTGGCCTGCGGCGAGGAGAAAGTCGCCCGAGAGCGCGCCCTCAAACGTGCTCGACAATTCGACACCCAGCGCCGAGAGCGCGACCCAGCGCTCGATCGGGGGCGCGCCGCTGTTGCTCGTGAGCGAGAGGATGATGTTGGTGCCTTGCTGACCCCACAAAGCATAGATGGGCGCCTCGAAGCGGTAGACGCCGTCGATCGGCGCGGTGAATGTCGACGTCGTCGGGTCGTAGTTGTTGGCGGCCACGCCGTTCTGCATGTCGTAGATTTCGTTGGTGAACGCTACGGTGACGGTCACGCCGGGACCTACACCGGTCAGCGTGGTGATCTTGATGGCGCGAAAGGCCACGGCCATAATGCCCGGCCCCGCGGGACCCGGCTGGCCGGCAGGTCCTATGCCGCCGGCTGGCCCCTCCTGTCCTGTCGGGCCCGCTGGACCCGTCTGTCCCGCAGGCCCTACTTGTCCCGCTGCGCCGACGCTGCCCGGCGGACCTGGTGCGCCTGAAGCGCCTATGGGGCCTTGCGCGCCCGTCGGCCCCGGAGGACCGGGGACATTGATCGTGACGCACGCAGGCATGCGCGCGCCGGCAGCGCACGGCATGCCGCATCCGCCGGTCGACCCCATCGCCGACACAAAAGGGTCCGTCATATTGTCGGCCTTTCCTTTGTTTTTTTCTTTTTTTTTATGGTCGGGTGGGGCTCTCTTGTCTCTTTTTTGCTAAAGAAATGGACCTGTTTAGGCGGTGCCAGCGACGAGGCACAAACAACGGCAAACACACGATGCCGACAGCACCTTTTCGCGTCTTTTCGCACCTTTGCATTTTTTTGCTCTTTTTTCGTTGGCCAATTTTGGCCGAGTTTTGTTCCCCCTTTTTCCTCTTTCTTTTTTTTTGAGCAGCGCCCCGAGCACGGGCAAAAAAAGACACGCTCACGCTCGTGGCCATGAATAAAAAACTTTTTTTTTTGCACAACGCAGAGGCCTCTGGGGGGCATGGGCACAAGGGGATGATGTATCAAAAGCACAATGCCTTTTATCTCTTCCGACTCGTGGCCGTGATTTACTACAGAGAGTAGAGCGCGATACAGACCGTGATGTTTTACGCCCTGATGGCCGACAATGCCTTTTTATCGGCAATGACCTGGTCGTAGCGTTGGATTTCAACGGGGTTGGGGTCGAGGATCGTCGCCCATTCGCGTCTGACAAAGTCCCAGTCGAGACCGTGCTGCCATACCAATTGAGCGTGCAACGCCGAGAGGTCGCGCTGTGCCTTGGCGGCGCGGGCGGCGTCGGGGTTGAGCGGCAGCGATGGGTCGCGGATGCCCGCACAGATGAGACCCGTGGCTACGGATGAGCGCATGGTCTTGCGAAGTGCGGCGTCGCTGGCGGCAATCTCGCGGGCCATTTCACGCACGCGCTCGCGTTGATCCTCAAGGCCCGCCCACGAAAAGAGCCACTGGCGCGGTGCATCAACTTGCTGCATGTTGTCGAGTCTTTTTTTTTCTTAGAGGAGATTCGGTCGCGAATATTGTTTTTTTTTCTGTGGTATCGAGGCAATGTGAGAGATTGTGCGACTCACGGCGTGTGACAAAAGAAAAAAAGATAGGACTTGTCGTGCGTTTTTACATCGCGCTAGGATGCAATCGGCTCCTTGATTCGTTGTTATAAGCTGGACAGGATTGGTCTTTGGCTATGTTTTTCAAAAAAAAAAGGAAAAATGAAACTGCCAATGGCCGCATGTGCTGTCGCGGTTTGCGAGGCGCCCTGCAAGAGGCAACGAAAGGGCGAGGGCCAAAAGAAGGAGCCAGTGATAAAAGGTGTACCCTTGGTTTTTTCTATCCCAAAAAATTGGATTGGTCCTGCGCGCTTCTTGCTGCCGTCATTGTCAAGAAAAAAAAAACAAAAAGGCCAACTCGACGGCATCCCGTTCGGCACAACAAAAACATCGCCTTGTCCCCTTGCCCGTGTCGACCTCCTTCATCCCTTTTTTTCTTTTGATTTAAAAAAAGAACAAAAAGGAGATATACTGCTCTTGTCGCGCGCTGTCGGCCATGTCGCGGTTGCCAGAGAATAACAGGGTACGCAAGGCACGCGCCAATGTGACCTCACTCCCACACGAGGTCTTGGCTTTGATCGTCTCGCTGCTCAAACCGCGTGACCACGCCGCTGCCGTGCTCGCGTCGCGTCGCTTTGGCGTGCTCACCCCCGAGGAGCGCGGTCGACTACACTTTGCTCGACGGGAGCCAAAGGCGCTCGCACGCGCTGGATCACTCGAAGGTGTGCGCTACTGGCATGGTATCGACCCGTGGCGCATTGATATTCACTGTTTGCGCGCGGCGGCCGAGGGCGGTCATCGCGAGATGGTCCAATGGATCTTGGACGAATCGACGGGCGGCGGATGTCCCACCGAGGCGCTCTGCGCTGCCGCACGTGGCGGCCATGTCCCTCTCATGCGTTGGCTCCTTGAGGAGCGCAAGGCCACCATTTTGAGAGAGGTCCTCTCGGATGCCATATCAAGTGCCAATGTCGATGCCGTGCGCCTCATTCTCGATCGCGCTCACGAGATTGATCGGCGTGAGGCGATTGACAGTGGTACAATCGACGATGACGATGGAAAAGAGGACGACAATGGCGATGACGACGACGATGATGATGATGGAGACGACGGCAAGGACGACGTATGGGAACAAGACGACCAGCGCACATCGCACGCCGGCAATGCATGCAGACGCGACTGGGGAAGTCGCGCCATGCGCGTGGCGGTGCGCACCAACAATATCGACGTGATCCAACTGGTCTATGAGCAATGCTATGATTGCGATCCCGAGATCTTGTGCCGGTCTCTCTGTGAGGCACCCAGTTGCGACGCGACCGCCACCACTGTCGACTGGATTCTAGAAAGGTGCACCGACGAATATGCGGTGCGCAAGGCGTTCAAGGCCGCCCTCAAGGCCGTGAATCGTGATGTCGCCATCGCCATTCTCTCACGTTGGCCCGGCGTTGCGCAGCCCGTCACTGCGTACCCATGGCCGGTCGAGCGAATGGACGAAAGCACCGTGCCCATACTCGATACGGCGTTTGCCGTGGCATCACGCACCCTCCCCGACCCGTGGCCCGTTGCACCCGACGAGGCAACTACCGATCCCGCGCGCATCTACGACGCGGTGCTCGCCCAGTCGCTCAGCCGCGAGTTTATGAGCACGTCTCGGACGATTTATTCCTCTCTTTTTGATTCGTGCCCGTGTTATGCCGCCTTTTGCTGGGTCGTCGACATAGCCCGCTATGTCCCGGCAGTTTACAATGCCGAGACTCTTGCTCGCAAGGGCATGATCGATCGCTTGGACTATTGCCGCGAGCGGGGCCTGTTCAAGGCCGAACACATTGTAGGCGCCATGGTCGGCGCGGCGGGCGCCGGGCGCATCGATGTGCTCGTTCACGTGTGGTCGCGCGCGATTGATACCGAGCATGGGGACGTCAACGATACCACGATTGCCGGCGCGGTACGTGCCAATGTACAAAAGATAGCCGACGCCGCCGCCGAATCGGGTGACTGGGCGATCGTCGAGTGGCTCCAAAGGCACGTAAGCGATCGTGCCCATTGCACCGCCGCGGCCTTTTCCGTCGCCTCAAAGCGGGGGCACGCCGAATTTCTCAAGAGACTTTACGCCGCCGGCGCCGATCGCTGCCGTCACCCGTGTGACGCAGCGTGCGAGGTCGTGCCCGGCTGGTCGCCGTTCCCGTATGCATTGCGCACGCCATGCGGACTCTATGACGTCAACGATCTTTGGCGGAGAGTGGCCCGCGAAGGGCACTATGACGTCGTCAAGGTGCTGCGCGACCACGGGGTGCTCAATGGGTTATACCTGCGAAACGACGCTGCACTAAGAGGCCATGCGGCAATTTGTGCCATCGACATTGCCGTCAACGGACCATCAAAGCGCGACTCGATGATCCAGTACGCGGTGCAGGCGCGCGACCACGCCTGTCTCGTGCTAGCACTCACCAACGGATCTGCGTGGGAACCCTTTGGGAGTTGGTCGGTCCACCCGATGGTCACCGCCGTGAAAAAGGGCAGTCGCGCGATCCGAGATCTCTTGGCCAGGCACCAGTCAAAGATCAACACCCATTTGCCCGAGTATGGGGACGATGCCGAGAGCAATTCAGACTCGGAGACTGACTGACTTTTTTTGACTCCAAACAACCTTGTTCGTGCCGCTCTTTCACTCGCCTCTTCTTATCCCATCCAAAAATATTTTATTTTTTTTTCGAGCACACACAAAGACATTTGTAGGTGATGTTTGTCAATCTTTGTGTTGTCGATCGGAACTGAAACAGTCTGTTCTGTCGGCGGTGTGCGATCGGTTGCTATCGCCGTTGTTGCCGTATGTCTCCTATAAAGAAGAAGAAGAAGAAGAAGAAAAGAATATATGTATGCGCTGGTTTGTTTTATATGTCTTGTGGTAGTGTGCACAGAAAGTTTGATTTGTTTATCGTAAAAAAAAAGAAGAGGCCGGCCAGGCGCGAGCGTCCCGTTGCGACCAACATTCTCTGAGTCTTTTCAACAGAAAAAATGCCAACCTCTTTTCTCGTGTGGGTGCCATCTGTCCCCCATGGAGGAAGCAGATGGTCGGTCGGTGCCTGCACCGACTCGTAGAGCACAGACGACACACTTTCGTGACGTCCGTCGACCGTGGTGCGCGCACAAGAAAAGGCTCGCAAGAGGCCCAATCAATGGCCCCGCCATGACTGTCGAGAAAAGGCAGCGCCGTCATCGGGGCGGGAGATTTTTTCTCTGGCGCAAGAGTGACGCAGAACGAAAAAAAAAAGAAAAAGAGCGTCGCGGTTCTCAATCTTGTCCCGGCATGTGGCACGCGCGTGCCCACCAGGCATTGTCTTGGCTGCCACAAGGAGCGCTATCGTGCTCTGGAGCGATAGCGTCTGGCATATAGGCCACGCCGCGTGCAGGTGCAACGATCCTCCACTCGGCTGTGGGCGCGCGAACGACAGTCGGCATCGGCACCGTCGACGACGCCATTGGCAGAGGCGGCGATGCCGACGGGGTGCGACTGGGACCGCTCACCAGAGGAGCGCGGTAGGCATATTGCGCTAGCGCGGTCGGCGGCGAAAATCTCGATACACCATACATGCGGTCGACGTACATTCTGTCCGACGCGTCGTGATCATGGGCGCCCGTGGCGGGTTGCGGGTCGTACAGGTCGCCCAGGCGTTGCGAAAAGAAGGCACCGTCGATGCCTGCGGCCGTCGCGCGCGTGGCCAACGCACCGCGACGCGCGGCCGCCCCAAGAAGTGCGACAATACGCTCGGGCGCGCTTGCCTCGGCGAGACGCGCCGTTGCCATGGCTTCGTCGCGCGCGAGCGCGTGCACCACACGCATGGCCGTCTCGGACGGGTTCACGCGCACATAGGTGAGCGCCACGTCAGAGACAGCCGGAGGCCATGCGCCCGTGTGCGCGCGCACGGCATCCAATGCGTCGGGGTCGGCATCGAGTGCACGCCACAGGCGCGCATAACGCGCCACGAGTCCCACTCCGTCGCTCGCATCAGCGCCGTGGTCCGGCACGCCGTCGATGGGCGATCCGCGCAAGAGGCGCGACAGAGCAGCGTCGTCGCCGTGCGTGCCCCGACCGGCGGCGATGCGCGAGCACACGCCCACGAGATCTTGCACATAGTCGACCAGCCTGCCGCGCGCGGGCAATAGAGACAAGGCCTCGCCGCCGCGATCCCCCAAAGGCATTGCGTCTTCCATGGTCGCCTCTTTTTAACTTGCAACGTCGCCGAAATAGGCACACACTCTAAAAAAGGATAAATACGTTGCCTTGCAATACAACTGACCTAGCAACGCGTTCTCGTGTTCTTTTTTTAACCATGTGTGCGTGGCAAAAGCGTCGTCGTCGCCGGGTACCGTCACCACGTGGTGCCATGGACCGAGGGCGGCCGCGGCGCCACGGGTTTGCGAGTGCGCAAACAACAGGGCCGAAAAAGACGCTGATCGGCACAATAGGATTGCATTTTGCTAGATTTTTCTTGGTGATAGCTTGCAATTCCTTGTATCCTTGCGCCGCGTCGGCGCACCGTATGCCATGGGCGTCGCTGGCGCGCCTCGCATCTGTGTCAAAAAAACGCCAACAATACTCTTTTTTTAATTTCCTTGCCCACCCTATACCATACGAGATTTGGGGGAGGAGGAAGGAAAAAGAAAAAGGCAAAAAGAGCAAGCGACGAAAGAGGGCGCAAAAAAATCATCCAAACATTGTGTCTCTGTTGTTTTTTGTTTAAAGGAGAAAAAAAAGGACAGACAACATTGGGGCGTGACTAAAAAAGTTGGTCGGGCCGCAACGGACAAGCGCATTCTAGGGCAAGCGCCGTCGCCACTGTTGAACACGGTCACAAGTCGTTGCGCGGGTCAAGTACACGCGCAGCAAGGTAGCGATAGTAGCGCGGCGTATCGCGCCTGTTGACAATGTTTTGTATGTGAGCGTCGTGAAGGGCCGGGTCCTGGCTGGCAGCGAGGAACCAGCGCTCTTCACATTCATACTCCCACAAGGCGCGCTGCGTCTCCTTGGCGCGCGATTCAGACGCACGTTCCCATCGCTCCTTGATGCGGTCCACCAGCGAGTCATCGTCGTAATCACGCTGTTCCGTGACGCACAGCCAACCTGGGGGCGCGCATGGCGTGTGCAGTGGGTTGTCGGTGACCAAGCGGCCCTTGCGCTCTCGGGGCTCGGGCAGCGGCAGGAGTCGGTCCAACAGCGTCCTCTTGTTCATCTCTTCTTGGTTCAAGCGTTTTCGAATAAAAAAAAAAGAACAGACAAGGCCAGGGCGCCCTTTATCTTTTTTCTCTAAAAAAAAGAGAGCCGTTTGGCGTATCTTTTTTGTCGTCTCCTTTTCGTGTCTATTGTTGTTGTGCCCCTACACCTCGCCTTTTTTTTGTCCGTCGACAAGCCGCCCTTTTGTCATCCCTTCCCTGATTTGCTGATCGAGCGCCCCAACCAGCGCCTTGTTTTTTCTTTCCGTGATGGCTCGGCCTTTTTGTTGTCAACAAGAGAGGAGGAAAAATTGTGCGGCCTCTTTTTTCGTGGGGGCGTGGCCTCTGATAAAAGAAAAAAAAGAGGCGGGGAGAGAACAGAAAAAAGAGAATGGGCGTCGGTTGTGTGCCTTTGTAATCATGAGCCAGAGGGCGGATACCAAACCTCTCTTTTCTGGTCTTTTGGAAAAGGCAAACTGTCGCTAAGAGCGGCCGGGTCGACTCCATGCACGGCAACAACCTTTCATGGGCGGTTTCCTTTTTTTCTATATACGCTTTTTTTGCGATCTTGCATCATCGCCTGGTATGAGCGCATGCTTTGGGGCGACACGAGAGCGAAGAGAAACACCGGTAAAGGGAGGCGGCGAGATTGCAACATCCAAGGGAAAAAAGTATGATAATAAGAAGAAAAAAGTCCCTTTCAACCTACGCACACTTTGATAATGAGTAAGCGCTCTTTCTCTTTTTTTTGTCTTGATTCGATTTCTTGCGATGCATGCACACGTATACAATGCGATCCACGCGACAATGCGAGAGGAGAGGGAGTGCGACGAGATAGCATTGTTGTCATGCAGGTAAACCTGCAGCGCGCCGTCGCCGTGCCATCCACATGGCCCATACAAAGGCGTCGCGCTGTTGCTCGGTGAAAGCGCGCGCCGACGCCTCAGATGCCATATAGTCGTAAAACAGGGCAAAGGCTTGGGTCGCTGGATCGCTCGGATAGTAGATATGTCCATCGTATCGCACACCGGCATCGCCGCCGCGCACTCGATCGCATGTCCACTCGCAATCGTCGAGAACGGCACCCTCGGCAAGGTCGTCTGAATCGGCAACGGGGGCGATACGGAAACCGTCGATGCCCACGAGGGTGCCGTTGCTCCATCGTTCAATGGCCCAGTCGCCGCCGGGGTAGCCGCGCCTGCAGCGTCCGTCAAAGCGCCCGTCGGGACACGTCTTGCAGCGAAACTGTTCGCCGTGCGCTGCGTGGGCAAAGTAGTCACCCATGAGGCGGCCATCTCTCCATGTCGCACAGACAAACCAGCCGTCTTGTGTGACGGCGACAGCACGCCCGTGTAGGCGCCCGTGACGCCACTGCCCAAAGATTTCGCCGCGGGCGTCCACTGTGCGGCCGTGGCCGTGGAGGAGACCCATGCAAAAGGAACCTTCAATCAGCGAACCGTCGACACCTATTGCGGCGGCGTGTCCATGCGGCACCAGCGCGAGTGCGGCCTTTGTATCTGGACGATTTTGCTTTGTGTCATCGCCTTGGTCGACGGTGGTTGTGTTGTCGACGGCAAGGAAGGCCTTGTCGTGCGGGTCACTGGGATCGGGGCAATTGTCTTGTACCAATAACCGGGGCGACGTGCTGGAATCACGAGTTGCGCCGCTGCCATCGTAACCACCGACATTGCCGTGCTCGTCCGTGTCGTCAATGGTGGCGTTATTTTCATTGTCGGCGCGATATGAAACCTTTTGGGCGCTGTCTGCCGTGTCATCATCATCATCGTCATCGTCATCATCAATGTCGTCGTCATTGTTATTGTCGTAGATGGTATGGTTATTGCCGCCGTCACCGACTTTGGGTGGGCCCGCACGAGAGCGCCCTGTTGCAAGATGCATGCTGGTGTCGATCGGACAAATCACTCGATCGCATGACAACGTTGGACCCGACGGAACCGGCGTATCTTGTTCCGACGCCAGCGGCAGACGGCAGACGCAAAAGGCCCCACGCACGAGGTCGCCATTAGGGAGGGCCAACTCGCCGTGAACGATGGCGCCGGGTATTGTGGGTATATCGGCAATGGGCTGCCGACACGTCCACATGAACCGCCACGAGGCCCCGATGCGTCGTAGCACGGCGTGGTCCATGGGGTCGCCCGATTCGCGATCGACGCCATAGACGACAGCATACGCCCGACGCCAACTGTCAGCATGCATGGCATACGCAGCGTCCGCCGTGTGGTCGCCTTTGTCGAGAGCACCGCAACCGCCTCTCACAACAACGTCAATGTCCTGTTTGTGGCGATGTGTGTGTTCGCCGCGCTGGACCGTGTCGATGGCCTGTCGTCGTGCGCCGGCGGGCAAACGGCGCCAACACTGACGTAGGCGCGCGTACCATGTGCGCCCTCGCGCATGGGGCGCGTGCGCTTCACGATCGTCCCCGTCGGTGGTGGGCATGTCCTTGACCAAGGGCGCCCGATCGCCGAGATCGGATCGACGTCGCATGCGCATCCCGCCTTGTCTTGGTCTCGGTGCTCTGGCCGTGGACGTGTCTCGGTCTAAATTTGCCTTTTTTTTCTCCCCCGCTGAAGGCGACGAGTCCTCGACGGGCTACCTGGCGCGTCCGCCAACGGGCCAATGCGCAGCGTTTTCGCGATTTTTTTTCCTGGCGACTGCGCTGCTCGCATTTGTCCGCCTCCCTTTTTTTGGGAGGGGGAGTCAAGTTGTATTTTGTGCCTCCTCCCAATTGGTGTGCCGCGCTTGCCCGGTGCGCGCCTTTGAGGTGGAGGCGTTGGTCGTGACATTGTTGTTTTTTTTGTCCGAGAGACGCCCTGGGCCTTTCTTGAGGACAGCGAATCGTTCACAAAAAAATCCAAAAAAAAGTGCGTGCGACGACGCACGCAAAGAAGGAAACAAAAAATGTTTGGATCAAAAAAGTGCAGCTACCAGCGCACGCAATCTTACAGGAAAAAAGAAATAAAAACCCAAACATATTTTTGTGGTCTACAAAAAGAAAGGAGCGTGGGCGTTTCTATTGTTGTTTGAGAGACCATTTATTCCTCTTTCTTTTTTTTTAAAAAAAATCGAGGGCTCCCTTTTGCGCTTGTTCGTGTTGGGGGTTTTTTTCGCAAAACAACAACGACAACAGACGGGTTGGCGGTAAACAGAAAACCCCACGCAAAGAGGGACCCATGACAAAGGGCTATCCGGCGGTGGCGACCAGAGGAATCAAACTCGACCGTGCCGAGGATCAGACAAAGAGGTGGCGGTAGTCAGGGTGGACGACGTCGATAGGCACGCGCATGCCATTGCCCAGGGCAAAGGTCTGGGCATAGTCGTTGACAGAGCGCGTGGCGATGCCATCGATGGCCGTCACGGCATCTGTGTCGGGGCAGTGGTCGACGCTCCTCGACACGCGGTGAAACTTGAAAAAGGACATGGACTCGATGCCGGCATGGTCATTGTCCAAGACGCTGAGGATGTTGAGCGAGTCGACGCCGTTGCGCGCAAAGTTGAAAAACTCGGTGCGTGTGACCTCGCCAAAGCGCGCGCCCTTGGCCGTCTTGTTGTAGTAGACCTGGGTGAAGAAGCGATCGTTGGGCGTGGCACCCTCGACGTACTCGACCACATCGGTGGTCGGATCAAAATTGAGGCAATAATGACCGGCATCGTCGAGGGGCGTGGTCGTGATCTCAATGACCTTGACGGGCACGCCGCCAACATTGATAAAGTATTCGTCGATAGGGCGGCGTTGGACGCGCGAGTAGTACCTCACATAGGTGCCGGTAAAGTTGGCCACCTTGACGAGGTCAAACTCGCCGGTGACGTCGACTTGCACATAGGCAGTGATGGCCGTCGTGCCCATGTACCCATTCTGCGCCGGAAAATGGTCGCGGAAATAGTTTTTCGGGTAGGCGGGGGAGACCGGGCATTCGAGGTTGGGTGCGAGAGCGTGCACGCTCGCCGCGGCAAGCACGATCGCCAGCACGACCAAAACGGGGGCGGCAAGAATCTGTTTCCTAGTCATGGCCATGGTCGGCGTCGTTGTCGTCGCAGGAGGTGGAGGGCGTACACGATACGCGGGTGACGGATAGAGGGCGTTTGGTCCACGGGGCAAGACACAGATATATATATATATATATATATATATATATATAGGTATCGGTGTATAGGTAAATTGGTATTTGTGTCTGGCAGCGGGTGAGGTGGTGTCAAGGTTTGCTGAGAAAAGGTGTGCGATTGAGGTTGTGCCTTTTTCTCGGTGTTGCGGCGCCCTATTTATGCTCTTGCAACCACACGATCGGATTGGTTGACTCGTGCTTTGCGGGGGCGGAACGGCGCATGATTCGTTCCCCCGTTTTTTTCTCTGATCTGTGGTTGCCGCGCATTTTTTGTTGCGGCTGCGCATGCGCGCGGGACTTTTGCCGCGCCCTTTTCTTTTTTAAAAAATTCTCTTGGTGAGGTCTCTGTCGTGGGCGTAAAGAAGCCGTCGCCTAGGAAAAGCCGCCGGCGCGAAAAATCAGGAACAAGAAAGAGGCTGCGGGCACACGCCCAAGAGCCAAAGAACACAATGTGGCTTGTTGCACGAAATGATCGTGTCACGTAAAGTTGAAAGAGACCCGTATTCTTTGTTTTTTTTGGTCCAGCCTTTCCTCACAAGGCTCCAAAAAGGAGAGAGAGAAAAAATCAAACATCAGGACGCTCACAATAGGACAAGATTAGGACGCGTCGCCGTCGCGGGTGTGGGTGCGATAGACGTCGAGCAAATGTTCGAGGACGACCGGACGCGGATTCCCTTTAGAGAGTGCCTCGTCGATCAAACGTGCCAATGTATCGCACGGCGTCTCGGCCGCCATCTTCTCTAAGATGAGGCGCCGATCGTCACTGGACCGACCAGTCGCGATGGCATTGTCGATGTACATGCGCCACGCGTTGTACGGGCCACAGCAGCGCGATGGCGCGTGCGGATCGTAACCCGCATCGAGCAATAGCCGCGCTACTTTAATGGATTCCATGCCGACCTCGCCCTCGGTCGTGCCGTTGGCGGCGTCGGGCACAGAGAGCGCTTCGGCAATCCTCTCGCACGCGCGCCAGGCACCATCGATGAGTGCGCGCAACGGTGGCACAATGCCCAAAGGCGCTCGGCGCGACCTCGGCGCGGCAAACGAGTCTAGTATCAACGAGAGAGCCGACGTCACATACACGTGTCGATAGGACTTGACTGCGACAATGGGTCGAATCCAAGACGACACGTTGGGACCCACGGTGGCGACATACTGGCGTCGCCACGCGCAGCGATCAAGCACAAATGACACGAGGGCGTCGACGTGTGGCATCGGTCGCGCGCCCAGTGCAATAAGTGTGCGAGCGCAGTCCAGCGCGCCATAGGCAAAGGCCATCACGAGCGGCGTGACGACGAGCGGCGGCACGGTCGCGGCGAAATCGTCTTTATGGAGCACAAAGGATTCAAACGAGAATTCGTCTGTGCGGTTTTCAAACATGTGCACCAGATCGGTCGATTCTGCGCCGACGTTGAGCATGTTCAGTCCGCGGGTGTCGATGGGATCGTCGGGTCCGACCGCGCCCGTGTCGAGCACGCGCAGGAGCGCCGGTACGGCGTCGTCGACCAGTGCCCGCGTCAGTGTCTCGATGGTCGACCACTGATGGGCGCACGGGCCACCGGGACGCACGGCCGCTGCGGCCATGAGACGGCGCTGCTGATCGAGTATGGTGCGCCCTATGGTGGACCATCGTTGGCACACCATGCGCGCGATGCCGATCGACGCCAAGGAAAGGTGCACTGGTGAGAGCAGCAAAGCCAGCAGTTCATTGGGCAAGTCATCAATGGTGAGCAAAGCCAATGCCGGCGCTGTGAAGCCACAAGGCTCCATATCGTAGCCCGTCCTTTTTTTGTCTTGTAAAAAAAAAAGAATACGGGCGGTCGCCGTTGTACTGGGTTGTGTTTTTTGTGTAAAAAAAAAGAAAGAGAATCTGTGCGTGTGGTCGTTGCGATTCGCCTGTGCGTCAGGCGCGGTAATGCGGCACACTCAAAGAAAAAAAAGGCAAAAAGATTGGCATACGCACAAGGGGCGAGCCGCACATGCACAAGACGGTGGCCAATGATTGGTCCCGACAGGATAAACACAAACCGAGAAGCAAAAAAAAGGGAAGAGTGACGTCTGCAGGAACCCATGGGGAGGAATTTGGCCTGTACTGGACCAGCGGGCACCTCTTCTTTTTTTTCCCTTGGCTTCCTTGTGCCTGGCTGGCCTTTGGCCAATGTTTGCGCTTCTTTTTTTTTCCCGTCGCGCTCGCTCCAGGGGCAGAGAGCCCGTGAGATGCGTGTGCGTGCGCGCGCCGGCGGTGACTTTTTTCTTTTTTCCTTTTTTTTTGCAATCTTTTTGTTTCTGCGTCTTTCTCTTTTTCTTTCTGATCAAAAAAATGCATTCCAAAAGGGGCAAGCCGCCGGACGCCTGGCCCGCACTACAGCAATATGACACTGGACAAAGAGGCACATGTATATGTATATACACGCACATACACACACGTGCGGAAAAAAAGAGCAGAGGCATTGCAGAGGCATTGCGATCTAGTGTGGAGCAGTGTCACGCTGTCCGCTGGCATGGGCACACGCTCCAGGTCGATGGTGGGCACAGCAGCGCCGGTGCGGAATCGCCATGCAGGTGACATTGACCAGGGCGCCCACGGTGGGGAACCCCGACACGCCCACGGTGGCGCTCGCAAAATCCGTGTCGGGCATCCGTTGTGCGCGCACCGCCACATAGGCAGCGGCGTTGCGCCGAATGTCGACAATGTACGAGGTCATATGCACAATGTCCTCTAGGCCGCGGCAGCCGGCCGCGAGGAGCGACTCGGTCAGATTGTCAAAGACCTGCTCGGCTTGGGCGCGCATGCCGCCGGCTACGAGGCGGTCGCGTTCGTCGCGGCCAATGGTGCCACTCACCCACACGGCGCCGCCGCAACGCACGGCCTGTGCGTATCCGAGACGCTCGATGTCGCCGGCGGCAAAGGCCGGCGTCGGGATGGCATAACAACAGCCGCCATCCGAGTTGCGCCTCTTGCGAGATGCACCCGGCAAGAGGTCCCTTGACCGCGCGCCGGCAGTGCGCCCGGCGATTGCAGGGTGGGGCGGCGATGGCGACAAAGATGTGTGAGAATGTTTGTCGTCGCCCTCATCGATCTTGGGTCTGTGCGCTCGACGTGCGTCCCGGCGGCCGTGCGGCTCTTGCATTCTTGTGGATGAATGGCGCGCGCGCTCTTCCTTATCCCTGACGCGATTGCCTTTTTCCTGCGTCGTGCGCGGGGTACCACGAGCACGGACGCAAATGCTGTGGCTGCGCCGCACTGTTGGGCGTACCCGTGCCACCACTTCTTTTTTTTTTCTCTCTCTCTCTCTCTCTCTCTCTCTCTCTCTCTCTCTCTCTCTGCCCTCTTTTCTCTGTCAAATTTGTTTTGGGTCGATTTTTGTGCGCGTGGTCGCCTCTTGGCGATTTGATGGGGGGTTTTTCTTACACTTGCTTTTTTTGTGATGACGAGGCCATGAGGCAAAGGGGCGCCCCACCCGAAAAAAGGCGGGCCTCGCTGTCCGCTGGTCCGCCGGGGGCTATGGCCTCGGTCGTGGTTTCGTGCACCGAATTCATGAGACACCAATCCCCTTTCTTTTGTTCTCTTTTGTTCTCTTTTTCTTTTTTTTCGTAATAAGGAAAAAGGAAACATTCCAATCACATCGTCTGGTTTTTTGCGCACATACAGGTACCCATTTTTTCTCTCTAGGTTGCGTGATGCCGCATCGAGCGCGAGGTCGCCGCCCGAAAGCAAAAAGTATTTTCTCCCGTAAAGAGGAGCAAAGGAAAAAAGAGAAAAAAAGTAACAAACGGCCACGAAAGAAAAAAGGAAACAAGAACAAGGCGCCGTGCGCCTCTCTTTTTTTCTTTCTTTCTTTATTTTTTTTTTCATCCGTGGCTCGTTGGTGCGCGGGCAGGGCAGGGGAAGGGCAGCGGCATGATCGACGGGCGCGGGGGAGGACATGGTACGCCGGCGCTCACCGATCGTGCCGCTCTTTTGGAGAAAGGGCGTCCCCCGCACGGCCATCCACCTCTGTCTCTCTCTCTCTGTCTTTTTTTGTCCTCTCATTGCGTGGACTGTCGACGCCTCTGATCCCTGCATTTTTTGCCTCGCTCCAAAAAAACAGTGCGTGCCCCCCTCGTCTTTTGCGCTGCTCGCGCGATGCCCAATCTATGCCTTTTTTTTTGCTTCATTGCTCGTGAGAAAGAGGAGCGGCGTGAGAGCACGCACACACGCGAGAAAGTGCATCAACGACAACAACTCACCGACTGCCTTGTGCGTCTCGCGTGATATTCTCGTGTCCCTTTTCTTTGTGCGTGGTTCTCTTTTGCATCTTTGTCTTCTTTTTTTCCCTTTGTCTTTTGGCGACGGGGACGCAAACAGGCGACAGGAAACACAAAAGAGGGTTTTACAAAAAAAAGGACGGAAAAAAAGCGACACCATGAACTTTGCCTTGCCGTCGCCGCGCGCCATGGCGCCTGTCGCTTATGCGCCCGACTGGGTCCAGGGAATCACCGTCGAGCCAGACCATTATGATGGACACCCCCACGTCGTCGACCTCCGTGATGATCGTCCAAGGCGCCGGACCGGCCGCCGCCGCGAGCGCTCTGACAGCGACGACTCTTTGTCTGACAGTGGCGGTGAAATGAGCGACGGCGGCAACGACAACGACAGGGCCGGACGGATGAACGGGCGACAGAGCAACAACCGCCGGGACCATCGTCGCCGTCGTGACCGGCGTGCGCCGTGCATGGCGCCGCTGGTCCCGGCTTACGCGCCCGTCACGCGCCGTGGGCGACGCATCCCCACGGCGGGCACTGTGCTCACCACGGTGTCGTCTGTCACCGATAGCATGCAGACCATGACGCTGGTCGGGCCCGTAGGAACGGGCTTTGCTCCACCGGCCCAGCAAGCCCCATGGGCAGGACCGTCGCCCATGTCAATGTCATCGTGGAGTGCCGACGCCATGCCACCGCCTATGCTCGCGCCGGCACCTTGGGCCGCGTCGTCTTTTGCGTCGCCTCTGCCCATGCCATGGACGCCCAATATGGGGGGATCACCGATGGCCTCAAATGCTTTTGGCGCGTCGGCGCCCCCGATGCAACCGCAACCGCGCACGCCCATGTGGCAACCGCAACAACAGCAGATGGCGGCAGCGTCGCCATTGTCAGCGCCGACGCTGGGCAGCGCGTCGACGTTTGTCGTCGGTCAGGCGCGTCCGTCGCTCACGCTGCTGCGTTCGTCGCCCAGCGTAGACGCCCAGTACCGGCGTCTGCTGGCCGTGGACTCGACGCGCCTCATCGACGAGGTCAAGCCGCCCGCCAACTTTGACGGGCGCAAAAAGTGGAACGGCCTCTTGTCGCCCGTGCTCGATCAGGGCCAGTGTGGTGGCTGCTGGGCGTTTGCCAGCGCCGGCACGCTCGCCGACCGGTTCGCCATTCACACCAAGGGCGCCTTTGGCCTCGCCCTCTCGCCCGAGCATCTCATCCTGTGTGGGTTCAGCAAGCCCCTCGACGTGGGCAACGTGACCAACACCAACCGGGCGACGCTCGAAGCCGAAATCTCCACGTTGCAGACCGACCTTCAGCAGGCGCAGGAACTCAACGCCACCTTCCAAGGCCAGGTGGCCTGCTATGGCAACACCCTTCCCCTCGTGTGCGAGTACCTATACCGCTATGGCACGCGTTCGTTGCGATGCGACCCTTATACACTGGGCAACATTGGGCCGGGCCAGCCGCTGCCGGGCTGCCGCAACCTGTTGCCCACGGTGCCGCCCTATGAGCGTTGCAAGGCCGAGGACCGCATCGATCGCATCTACCGCGCCATCGGGCGTTATTTCGTGTCGACAGATGGCGGTGACGGCGGTATCCTCACGGGCCAGGCCCTGCAGACGCAGATCGCCGCCATCAAGGCCGAGATCTACAAGTTTGGCCCCATCATGGCCGGCTACGAGGTGTTTCGCGATTTCATGCAGCCGGGTCCCGACAACCCGTCGTGGGCCACGGGCATCTACCGCTACGACGGCGTCTCGCTCAAGGACGGCGGCCATGCCATCTCCATCGTGGGCTGGGGCACCGACGGCGACACGGGCGAGACCTTTTGGATCATCCGCAATTCGTGGGGCGTCGCCTGGGGCGAGGCCGGCTACTTTCGCATGTACGCCGGCCAGTGCGGCGTCGAGCACAACACGATGGCGGTCATCCCCGACCTGCCGGGACTCAACGTGCCCGCCGAGTATGTGGAGCGCTTCATCGTCGACGAGGACTCGGTCACGGTGCGCAGCCTGGTCGACGTGCATGAATCGGGCCTGCCGGCCAGTTATGTCCAGGGCCTCACGCCCGAACAGCGCACCGTACAGGCGCAACCCATCGTGCCGCCGTCGGCCCTGCCCGAGTATCTCACCTTTGTCGCCGGTCAGATGGACAATCCGCACGCGTTGCCGGGTGCCGAGAACGCACTGTCCACGAGCGCCACACGGTTTGTCACCCCACCGGCGCTGGCCACGGTTTTGAACGGCGGAGGAGGCGCCACGGGCGCCGCCGCCGTCCCGGCGAGCATGCCCGCATCTGCCAACGGCGCATCCCACTCTTATGGCGACGCCGTTGGATTGGCCTACGGGTCAAATCCGCTGGGTGGCAGCCGTCCTAATGGCGGCGCCATCGGCAGTGCAGACACCTTTGGCGCTAGCGCCTATGGCAACGGCGCCTATGGCTACTATAGCGGCGACCCTAATGGTGCGGACAATGCATTTGGACAAAACGGAACAAATCCGCCATGGGGGTCGCCCGACGCTGGGTCTTACGGTGGTGCTGTGCCGGCGTCGGGGTGGCAAACGGGACCAGCGGCGACCTATACCCTTGTGGGAGCCCAACAGCAACAACAACAACAACGACAGCAGACCACGACGGTCGATTATCGCGTCGATCCGTTGCGCCCCCAACGTGTCCATGGCGGGACGCCCGGACCCGAGCACGGAAACAGAGCGTCACCCTGCTGTGGTCCGTGCGGTGGCGCACCGCCGCCGCTGCCGCCTCAGACACCGGTTCCGCCCCCACAAAACCCCTCGGCGCCATGCTGCGGTCCCTGTGGCGCCGGTGCGGGTCCTCTGCCCATGCTCAACGCCGTCGCTATGGGTGCCACCGTCAAAGCCGAAATCGCGGCGATCGCCGGTGCCCACCATGCCCGCGAGCACCACGACCACTTGGCCGGCCATGGTGGTGCGATGCAACCGACAGACATGCCTGCCGAGACGCACGCCCACGACCGTAAAAAGGCCCGCCGTATGGCCGACGCGGCGGCCTACATTCTCGTGCCTGTGCCCGATGCACACGCGAGAGGGCGCAAGCCAAAGGCCCCAAAGAAGCGAACTCGTCGGGCGTCGCGCAAGGGTCGCCGCCGCCATTCCGGAAGCGATTCTTCTTCCTCGTCCTCTTCAGAGGAGTCAGGCTCGCCCCGCGGCAGAGGTCGTCGCGTGCAAGAGAGCACGCGCGAAACCGACTGCGTGCCCTCGGCGTTTTCCATCGATCCGTCGTCGCCATCGAGCATCCATTTGGACGACATGAGCGGGGACGTGTCCACGTCGTCGTCGGGTTCTCTGACGCGTGACATTGTCACCAACACCGACAGCAGCAGCGTCGACAGCAGCAGTAGCAGCAGTAGCAGCAGCGGCAGCGACACAGACGATGAGTGCGGCGATCGGCACACACGCGAGCGCCGCAAGTCGCGCCGTCGCCGACGCAACCGCAAGGCCTCGTCCCGCAAGCACTAGCGCGCAATCTCTATTTCCCTCCTTCTCCTTTTTTTTCATTTTAAAAAAAAAGACTGGCGGCAGATGGTAAATTTAAAAAAACAATAAAAAAGTCAGAGGGTTTACATAAAAAAAAGTTTAGTAGTTTAGGAAGAAAAAAAGGAGTGGACCAAGCAGAGGAGAGCCTCTGTGTTTTTTTTGTTGTCTCCTGGCGCTCGGCATGGCCGCGTTGTTGCCTCTTGTACGAGACGCTGCCGCAGCGTGCTCTTTTTTTGGCCCGTCGAAAAAAGCAAAGACGGGCGACAATGCCCTTGCGTGATCGCTCTGTGCCTTGCCTAGCAGAGAAAATCGTGCCGACGGTAGTGAAAAAATGTGTCTGTCATGCGTGACGCAGACGCAAAACAAAAGACAGAGAGAGAGACAGGAAAACAGAGACCGTCGTCCCACTCTTTATTCTTTTTTTATCTGATGTACATCATACACAAAAACACACAAGGCATTCTGTTTTGGTGTCTTTTCCTAGTGTTTTTTTCATTCCATTGTTTTCTGTTTTACATCAAGGCACCTGATTGCCTGACCATGTGCTCGCGTGGGATGGTGGAATGCGGTAGAGCGCGTCGTGGATGTTGCGCCGGTAGCGTTGGGCCTTTTGATCAGAGCCGTGAGACTCGGTCGAGAGGCGGCAATAGCGCCATGCGATCCACTCCTTTAGTGGCATGTGATCCGTGTGCTTGTCGTCGCTCGACTGCGAGGTATCATCGCCCGTACTGCCTTGGTAATTATTTTGGTCTTGGATGGTGGCCATGAGGTCTAGAGTCGCGTCTGCCGCCAATGTTTCTATCCGGGGCCGCGTGGCAGTATCCTGTTCTTCGTCATCCGTTTCCTCATCATTGTTGGCCAGGTTGGCACCATCGTTGTCGACTGTCGTCTCGTGATCAAGGGCTTCGTCGTCGGTCTCTTGTTCATCGCCGTCGCATGCATCTTGGCACTCGTGGTTGCTCATACTTGTATGATGGTCCGACTGTCCAATGCTGCCCGTGGCGCCATCACCGGCATGGGGCAAGTCGTGGTCGGCCGGTACGTTGGACGGCGTCGACGCGGTGTCGTGTGGCGTGGAGCGCGGCCGTTTCGCCAAAGTAACGTCGCCGGTAGGTGCCGCGTCGCGATCCAACTGGGCTGAATCAAAGTGTCTCTTGCGGTTGTTCTGGGCAGCAGCGATCGCGGCCCACGCAGCATCGTCCGCATCGTCTGGTGGGTTGTTGAGGTCGAGACCAAACGGTGCCGGCGTGTCCATGCCGTCGACGCAGATGGGATTGTGCGCGTGTCCGCCGCTCGTGGCCACATCGCCCGCCGAGACACAAGATGGGAGCGGTTCGATGTGCAGACTGGCGCCACGTGTGCCTTGGAGAGCGGGCGCCCCACACGGCGTATGTTTGTCGATACGCACGCGATCGTGCACAGCTGTACGCGAGACCGACGTGCGCGCTGGATAGGCCGCAATTGTTGGCATGGATAGCGCGGCTCGATCGAGTTGCGACGATGCAACTGGGTTTGGATGAGGGGACGCGAGCGACGAAACGGATGGTGTCGGTAAAGGCGTTGACGTGGACGAAAAGAACATCGGCGACGATGTCGTGGTCGAGAGAGCGGGCGACTGACGCTGCTTCCTAGCTTCGATCATGGCGCCCCAGCCGGCGAGCGACCCATGAGCCGCGCTGCCCAAATAGCGCTGGACGGCGTCGATCTCGGGTTCGTCCACGAGGATGACGGCCAGCGCGTTGACCAGTACGTCGATCGAATCGAGCGGCACAACACGCTCGCGCGCGTTCGACTGTGTCCTACGTAGGACAAAGCGCCATCCGGCTTCTTCGAGCGCATGGGTGACCATGACGAGAATGTGGTGGCCACGCGCATCCTTGCCCGTTCTCGTAATCTGGCGGACGACGTCGTCCAGTGATGCGTAGAGGCCGTCGATCGTCTTGCGCACATTTTGTGCAGCCACAACTTTGGCGTCGCCCCAGCGTGCCGCCACGTTGGCAGCCTCTTGGCGCATCCAGTAGGCGCGGCACCATTTCGCACTCGGCGAGGGCGCCCGCGGCGGGAGCATGTACTGCCACACGCGCTCGATGTCGCCGGGCTTGGGCTTGAGCCCATAGAGTCGCGCGCCATCGTCCAAGTACCACGCGCCAAAGAGGTCGACGGCCCCGCGCTCGTCTGCGGCATCGCCCGTCAATGGCTTGGGACCCTTTTTGTTGCTGGCGGCGGTGGCCGTGGCGGTGTTGATGATGTGCTTTGGCCTGGTGTTGTCGTCGTCGTTGTTGTTGTCGGCGGCGGCGATGCCAATAAAGGCATTGTTCCTGCTTTGGCCTTGCGCGATCAATGTCTGTGCGGGGGCGGTGTCATCCGGACCCGATGTGTTTCTTGTCGATCGCATTGTTCCCGTTGATCGCGTGTGCGCGCCCAGGCTGCTCTCTGTGGAAGAACTTGGAACCTTTTGCGCTGCCTTTTTCTACTCTCCCCCCCCCAATATCCAGATTTTTCCAGACATTGGTAAAAAGTCCCTCGTCATTGGCAGTTGCAAAGTGGGCTGTTTATGGGTTGCTTTCGAGGCGACAAAAAAGTGGCGGTCGCAGGAGAGAGAGAGAGGCATTAGCCGACTTTTGCGGGTCCGTGCACAGGCAAGTCGCCCCCAGCACTCTACAGTCGGTGAACTCTCAAAAGGGGGCAAAAGAAAGTCATAAAAAAGTCAACGTGCTGCCCCAAAAAGTGTCTACAGCCTGCTGTTTTGTCCGCCAAAAAATTTTAGACATATGAGGAGCGAGACATGTCTGCTGTCGGCATTTTTTTATGAATTCCCAAGCAGACGAAACAACAGGCTGTAGACACTTTTTGGGGCAGCACGCTGACTTTTTTTATGACTTTCTTTTGCCCCCTTTTGAGAGTTCGCCAACTATAGGCGCTGCAAAGCCACCTTTGCGTCAGTCCTGTGCTTGCTTGGATTTTTAGAGAGAAAAAAAAGACAAAAAACTAGGCGTATTAATAATACAAAAGCACCCTCTTTTTGTTTTCTTTTTTTTTACCTTTATTGATAAAAAAAGATGGCCGCACAAGAGGCCAAGAGAATAACAAAAGGCATCAGGGACAAGGAAATGGGGTATTGTTTAGGCGCTAGGCAATGGCAGACTATAGAAAGTGTTGAAGGTCGAGGGGAGGCGCGGTTCCGTCGGCCGTCTCAAAATCGGATACGCGCGAAAGGCTGATGACCGTGCGTCCAGGCCCAAATCTTCCATTCACGGGCTCAAACCAGACATAGGTATAATCGGGCAGTGTGGCAAAGAGTGCGTCGAGCGCTGCAGAGTCGGCGTCGATGATCGCGGCCACGTGCTGGGCCAAGCACCGGTGGCGGCAAGAACTGCCGCGTGGACCCAACGCCACAAGCACCCGATCGACCATGTGGCGTGGAGTGCGCGCCCACGTGGCAGGGCTCTCATAAACCACGACATGGAATCCTCTCTCGCACAGTCTACCAAGCATCCTGTCTCGATCTTGCGTTTCCGATTCCATCACGGCCACGCGTCCACGAGGGGCCGAGGAAAGGTGTCGGTCAATGTCACCATCGAATGAATCATCGACGACGCGCGCGACACTCATGTGCGCGTGCGGGCCGTACGGCGTGTCGGTACGACCCGACGCTCGCTCCATGACGTGCGCCATCAACGGGCACAATCGAAGCGCGGCATAACTTTTGCCCGATGCCGGCAAACCCACCATGAGCGTCACAGAACTGCGCCCATCGTTTGTAGCGGGTGATCGGTCTAATCCCGCGAGCCCAGGCCAGCGAGGCACGTATAGGTCGCCAAAGCGCACGCAACAAAGAGGCACCGAGCGTGCGGCACGACGCACGGCGGATCGAAATTCGGGTGAACCGCGTAGCGGACCCCGCGCTTGAGCGACAAGCCAGCGCATCGTTTCGACACGCGCGACAAGCGATGCATGACCACCGAATCGTTGTTCAATATCTGGGGCGAGAAAGAAATCAAACACGCGCTCTAGCGCCAGCGACAACGCGGGCGACCTCCAGTCGAGACAATCATCTGTGGTGCCGCTGTCCGAATGGCTCTTGGCATCTGCAGTATTGGCATGGTCGTTGGCGCGCTGGCGCTCGCTGTGTTGGCCGTCGATGTCCATTGTGTCCCTGTCTCGCGCTTGATGTACGCGGATGCTCTCTTTGTGTCCTTTAGAGGGTTGTTTAACAATGGCCTGCCCTAGGCAAGCATCATGCTCATTGCCAATGAGGTTTTTCCAGACATTAGCGTCTTGGCGTATGACGGAACTGGTTGGCCACGAATGGACAACTCGCGCAATGCCGAGAACAAAGAAAATGACTGTGTTGTGGATAGGTCTGTCGCGCCTTTTTGTGTCGACCTATCGCCCTTTTCTTGTCACGAAGACGGGCCAGTCACAGGAAAAACAGGACAGGCAGGCCTTGTCGGCGTCTTGCTTTTTTTTATTTGAGAACTTTTCCCGTTCCTCATCACCCCACTTTGGGCACGGCCACGCTGGCCAAGACCTCGAATGAAGCAATCAACCGAAAAGAAAAAATTGCAAAGAAAAGTAGGAAAAAAGACGAGCGCACAGGGAGATGCGAGCGCATAGCGTCGTCCCTTTTTTCCCCCAATGCGACAGACATGAAAAAAATTCAAGCGCAATTTTTTTCAGAAAAAAGGACAAGACAAAAAAAGGCAACAAAAGTGCCCTGGTGCACGGTCTTTACGAGCGAGTGCCGTTATCAGCCAGACGGCGAAAGGTGAGGTTGAAGCGCACGCCGGCGACTCTAGCCCTCTTGGGCACGTGGTGTTGGTAGAGGTCCTGGCAGGCACTGTGCATGTGCAAGAGATCGCCCGACTCTAGGGCAAAAGTAGTCTGGCGAGTGTGGTCCGCCTTGGCGCGCACCTTGAAATCCCTTGTGGCGCCCAACGACAGACTGGCAATGTCGGTGCGGTTGATCGAGCGCTCGTCGTCCGAGTGCCACGAGATATAGTCTGCACCATCGCGGTACTCGTTGATGAGCACGGCCGTATAGGTGCCGCGGGGTTTGCCCAGGGCGTCCTCGACGCGCGCGCACAACATCTCGATCGTGGGAGGAAAGTCGTCGGCGTTGGTGATGGTTTTGCCCGAGTAGACATAGGGGCGATCAGCGAGGCGCGGGTCGGCCCATTGCCGTCGCACATAATAGGCCGTGAGACGGGCCTCGTTCAGAACCTTGCCATAGACGCGCACCTGGCCCTGTGTCGTCTTGATCTCTTGGCGCAGTTTTGCCGTCGCGTCTCGCGCTTCCGAGTTTGTGAGCACACTCGGCAGATGCGTGATACAATCTGCAACATCGAGCGCAGAGGATGAGCGCGGTCTTTTTGTCCGTGTCGTCGGCGCCGACAATAGATCGAGTATACTTGGCGGAGTCGGATCGCGTGGGCGCTTGGCGCGCGGCGTCGCTTGGTCGACGCACTGGGGTGACGGGACAGGATCGCGCTCCATACAATAATTGACAAACCTTTTGTCGCCTCTCTTTTCTTTTGGGTCCGTATCGGTCTCGCTTTTTCTTTTGTGGTTTTGTTGGTGGGTGGGAGGGGGAGGGGGTCCCTCTGGTTTGGGCCGCCTTTTCGTTGCACGCCAACGGGGAGAAGGGCCAGAGAAAGAAAGAAAAAGAAAGAAAGAAAAAAGAGGACAAACCGTCCACGCCAATACTATTCAAGAGTCCACAAAGTGTGAATCGTTTTCTTCCCGCTTGTTCCTCTCTGACAGTGCGTCGCAGTGTCGGTGTAACCAAATGCGCATAAAAAAAGACGTAGGAACGTGTACCAAAAAAAAAGAAAATGTCGAAAAAAAGGAGAGACCAATCGACAAGAGACCCAAACAAGGACGGGCAACTTGCGGCCACCCGAATCGCACGAGGTTTGCCCGTCCCCGAAACGACCCGCAACGACGCGCCAATCCCCACCCAAGAAACGTAAAAAGACAAAAGAGTCGTCAAAAAAAGACAATTGGTTACAAGTTTTGATAAATAGAGCCAAGTTTGTAACACCAAACCTCACCTCACGATAACAACAACAACAACAGCCGGTACACTTGACCAGACCAACAACAACAACAGCATGAAGATCACCAACGCCGTCCTCTGCCTTGGAGCCCTGCTCTTTTTCGTGGCCAACGCCAGCGCCTATGGCAGCGCCGCGATCACCTGTTCGGGCGTGCCGTTTACCCTCAAGTGGGACACTGCCGGTGTCACCGACAAGATCCAGGTCATCTCACTGACCGCCACTGTGCCGTCGTACGTGCCCGGCTCGATCCAGTGTGACCTCTCGTCTCTCCCGGCCGCCTTCCAGAGCAACCTCGGCACCCGCAACTTTGCCCACGGCACCTCGGTCAACACGTATGGCTCTGTCGGCACCGCCTTTTTCGCCAAGCCCGCCGGCGGTTCCTACTCGGTGACCCTCTACTCGGACATTACCATCGGTCAGGGCTCGGGCTTCCAGTCGGGCACCAAGATCAACGACTCGTTCACCTGGATCTCGGCCTAAATGAGCCTCGGACCCGTTTGTCCGTGCCCTCGGGCGTGTGGTTGTCCACTGTGTGTGGACCAAGAAGCAGACAATAAAAATAAAAGACCACGCCAGTCGCCCACCAAGATTGAGCCTCCTTACTATTTTCTTTTTTTAATTTCTAAAAAATGTCTTTTGTGTCTTTTTGGTGTTTACGCTCTGTTGGCGATTGCCAGATGAAAGATGCACCATCACTCTGTCGCTCTTTGTGGTTTTATTACATTGGCCTCTTGTGTTTGCTTTTGACTCTCTTTTCTTGACAAAAGGCGTATGCTCTTTTGTTGTCTCATGGACCGTTTTGGCAATCGTGTACAAGTCTGCACAGAGCAGCGATCGCATTCACATCGCAACAATGGCCACGCGATTCACCCAAGGGTCGCGGCAATTTGCTCCTCATGACATTGGCGGCAAGGGCACGCCGCTTATGTTTCTTGTGTCCGAGTCTGCACGGGCTGTGGTGGCCACGGCGACCACACGGGACGGCTGATAATGCGTAGACACGCCGAACCCGTTAGAGTTGGCCATCGCCGCCGTTGGCACGTTGCACGTCATTCCCTTTTTTCTCTCTGTTCAATCTTTTTTCCTTTTTCTTTTTTTTTGACTCGTATCAAGACAAAAAAGGCCTTTTCTACTCTTGAGTGGGAGGGTCCTCGTCCATGTGCGCCACGGACGATTGTGTCGTGTCTTGCAAGGCAGCGGTTTCCATTTGGTTGATGCGTGGGCGCTTCTTTGGACGCGGGCTCTCGGGCCGCCGTTGGCATCGGCGGCAATCACATGGATCGCGGCCGCCGGTCGCCTCGTCGACGCCGTCGACATCATCCCAATGAAGGTAGTAGATGTTGGCAAAGGCCTCTGTGACGCTGCGTTCCCGCACACAGGCGCCTTTGACTGTTTCGAGCCAGTTCAAGGAGGGGACCTTTTTTTGGTCGCGAGCGGTGGCGGTCGAAACGGCGTCGAAAACAGGCTGCATCGCGTCCAGCCCATAGTGAGAGACCAGCCACTGGGCAAGACAGGGCGTGAGCGTCACGCCACCCTCGACGGCCATGACATCGACGACCATGCCCTTTTCTTTGATGGCAAATTCAAGCACCTCAATGTCGCCGGCACTGAGCACGGCATGCGCCGCGCGCTGCCAGTCAAATGCCGTGCCGAGAACGCCGTCGAGAACGCGCACAGTATCAAGCGATGCCGAACGGATGGCCATCCACATGATGGTCACGTCGATGACGTCGGGTCGCTTGGTAGCAATCCATCGCATGGAATCGGCGCCGTCTGTCGATTCGGCGGCGGCGATCGCGGTAGCGCGGAGCACATCGCGGGGCGTGCCAAACAACGACTCGGCATAGTCTAGGATATTTGTGTAGCCGCATGCGCTGCCACCCACGTAGAGCGGCATGGCGCGCACGACGAGCCCCGCGCGCGCGGCGATCATCACCGTAGAAAGATTGCCGTCGTAGCATGTGGCGCGAAGCGCGCGGTCGATGGTACGCGAAGGCTTTCGATGACTGGGATCGATTTCGGCCAAAATGGCGCGCAGAGTGTCATCGAGGCCGTACGCGATAGCGTGTGCCAGGTGATCGGTGGTGGGCGCCGTGTAGCCCGCGCATCCGTGTTCCTTGAGCCACAGCGCAGCGTTGGGCAAAGAGGCTTCCCACGCAAGACGGCCGACATCGGAACTGCAGTTGCACGGCGCGTCTCCCAATCCTTTGGGGAGATGATCGTGGGCAAATGCCATTGACGTCGCGTGACCCCCCGTTGCAGCAGGTACGCAGAGACGCGCGCCGCTAACGGCACCGTACCGCGCGCCGGCGATGGGCCGACTCACGAGGTATCGGGCCACATCCACATGGCCGTGCTTGAGTGCCGATTCGACAGCGAGAACCAGGTGACGGCTCGCCACGATCTTGCTGCCGGGTGGATTCGCCTAGGAGAATACATAGGAGACGCACACCCCACGCCACGCGAATAAGAACTGGCACAACAACAACAGAAGGAGGAATAGACATCACAACGTCGGTAACCAGTCCAGGCGATGGCAAGGGAGTGCGATCTTTGGCACAACATAAAATTGGATTTGTTTGGAGCAGGGGGGGGGGCATGGGTAATTTGTTGTTTTTGCGTGAAAGCCGTGCGAAAAAGAGGCAGAGACCGTACCTCGACGGCGGCGTGGACAAGGCGCAAGACATCTAGGCGCCCTCCCGAGGCGGCCGTGACAAGGATAAAAGGATCTTTGATGGAACTAGACGCCTGTAGGACCTTGGTGATAAGAGGCAACGGAGCACGCGATAGCAAGATGCTCGATATGCCCCACCGGGATGTCCGGCGCAGCACGACAGTGTCCATGTCGTCAGATACCGCAAAGAGGCGCGAGGCCATGCGTGCCGCCGCGAGATGCCGAGGGCTGACCAACATGCTCACGATATGGGCGCGCACTTCGGGTGGGAGGTCGCCGAGGCCGATGGGTCGGTCGGCGGCGAGGGACTCTTTCGCTTGAAAGGATGTTGCGTCGCCGCTTGTGACCTCGTCGTCGTCGGTCATGCCTTCTTTTTCCAACGTAGCCATCATTGCTCTTTTATCTTTGTGTTTTTTTTGTTATTATCCTTGTTTCGTCTATATCGGTGCAGTGTCGTGTCGAGCCGCGAATTTTGTTGGTTGAGTCTCTCTCTCTCTCTCTCTTTGATGTGTCAATGACCAACATTACCCGTGACCCCTTGTCCTTTTTCCCTTTGCGCATCCATAATAAAGTCGACAGTAAGCCAATCAGAATCAATTCCATACAAAAAAGGCAACTCATTAACGCCCTTTTTTTTCAATAAAGAAAAAAAACATCGATAACAACAATAACGCAAGAAAGACGGCCCAAGAGGCCTAACGGGGCGCTTTGGCCGGCAAAAGGGACCATGCAATCAACAAAGAAAAGAGAGAAAAGGCGGCGAGGATAAACAATGTGGGCTTCCATATTGCACCTTTGTCCCCTGCCACCATGTCCGTTTCTTCTGGCCCTCGGTACAATGTCATTTGTTTATTGTCCTCTTTCTCTATTTATCGCCAGGTCCGCACATGATGACGCAGCGCACGCAGGGTACAGACTCTGCGGGAGTGACAAAGACGTCGCCACCGACAAGCACTTTACGCACACGGTTGGGCCGCGTGCAAACGGCGGTCGCGCGCTACCGCAAAGAGGCGTGCATCGGCCTCGGCCGTCTTTGGATCCAAAAAATAGGCGACGTCGGTGCGCGGATGAGCACTGTCGGGGGCGGCGGAGACGGCGTCGGCGCCGACCCATTCGAGGACGGCCCAACGCAGCGGCGCCTCATTGAGCCACAGGTGGTCCCACGCAAACACGCAGTGACGTCTCAGGTCGGCGCGCGTGTCGGATATGTCGGTGGTGGCAGCAAGGGGCAGCGGCGCACCGGGCGGCCACGGTTCGGCCTCGTTCTTGAGGCGGGCAAAGAGGCGCGCATCGGCCGAGGCCGTTTCGGGATGAACGAAATAGGCGGCGTCGGCACGCGGCGCCAAAGACTGTGGTCCGCCGCACTTGCTGCGAATATCGGCGCAACGCACCACGAGCCACTTGACGCCGGGCCTACCTACGGCGTGATCCCATTCGAGCGCCACATAGGGCAGGACGTAATCCTCGCCCAGCACACGCCGGCAACGGTCCGGGTGGTCGATTCCTATGGATGTCGCTGGTGTCGTCGTCGCCGCCTCCATTGTCCTTGTACGTCTTGCCTTGTCAAAGAAAAGAAAAAGAGAGCCTGCGAGAAGGAGAGTGCGTAAGAAAAAGAGGAATGATCTGACCGTATCGGTTGCTCCGTTCTCTATTTTTATAGCGCTCTTTTTATCGCCGGTGACCTCGCGTGCGCGCGTGTGAGGCGACACTGTTCCTTTTTTGGATTTGCCTATCTTTGGCGGCTACGACGAGGCGCGGAACAGAGACGTTGTCTTGGGTGCCAGCGGCAGGGCAAACAGAAAAAAGCATTTTTCTACCGTCTTTGCAGCAGAAAAAAGGTGGGCGCGCAGGTCGACCCACATATGGCGCACCCTGCCGATGGGCGCATTTTGATAAAATAAATTGCCGGCTGCACATGGCCCTCATGTCAGGTCAAAAAAAAAAAGAAAAAATCTCACAACATTGCGAAAGACCACGGGCCGGTTCAGGCTCTTGTTTTATTTTGACTGGTGGCTGGACGCGTCATTGCGTCGCTTTGTTGCGAAAAAACCATGAAACAAAAAGGGAAACAGAAAAAAGAAGATGCCTCTGCGTGTGCCCGAGTCGCGAATTCTCTCAATGCAAAAAAAGTACATTGTTGATCTTTTTCTTGTCAACACCATCACCGGCAAATAAACACAAGAGACACACACAGAGAGAGAGAGAGAGAGAGAGGAAAAAAGAGACGAGGCAAAGTGATTGTTTCACACATTGTCCAAAAGGCGGCGTTCGTGTATGTCGACAGCACGCGCCACTATTTCGGCGTCGGGCAGCGCCGCCCAGCGTCGACATGTGGGTTGCGCGCCGGGAAACGGCATCAGCGTGAGGGGTGGGCCAACGTCATAGACCGGGGTCATCTGCTGCTGGATCATGAGCAGTCGCCCGACTTTGTCGTGGCCCATGTCGCTCAGGTCGAGCGCGAGGTCGCGTGGAGTGAGGATGTAGGCGCCTCCCCATGTCCGTTCCTGCGACGCGGATGCGCACGTGACGTAGTGCGGTGGCGTGCGCCGCACCGAGGCACGCCGTAATAGAGGCTGACGCGTGACGAGAGCCCAAAAGGACATGTAGCGCGCGCAAAGCGTCGCATAGACGGCGTACAGGTAGCCGCGGTAGGCGTCGACAGCGGCCACCGCCCCATCGGGACTCGCCAAAGCCCTCTGCATGGCTTGTGTGCGCGCATCGACCAAAGACGCGCGTGCGCCCAGGCCGCGATCCAGCGCGTCGAGGCGATCCAGCGCGCGTCCGATGGCCGCGACCGACGGTGGACAGGCGCAGAGCGGACACGCAGCGGTATGGTGCGGCGTGCATGGTTGGGCAAGCGCGTGGCGATCACACTCGATCGTCAGGCGGCTATAGGCGCACACAGAGGCGTCAAAGTCGTGTGTACCGAGCGCGCTCGCCGCGCAGCCGACAATGTCGGCCACAATGTCGTCGTGGAGGGCGATGACAAAGGCCTCTTCGAGCAGACACAGGCACTCGGCGGCGGCGGCCAGATCAAAGGGGCCGTTGCCTTGGCGGATGCGCTGTTGGTCGGGGCCGAGGAGCGACGCGAGTCGCAGGGATTCGCGTGAAGATACTTGGACGTCGCGTGTCTCGTCCAGAATGCCGCCGCTGTTGATACCACCGCATCCTGCGGGCATATACGGATTGTCTGCCCAAGTCTCATGCGTCTCTCTTTTTGGATGGCAATACATTCGCCTTTTCTCGCTCTCTTCTTTTTTCAGGGAAAAAAGTGGCGACTCGTTCCTCTCTCCGTGTCTCACTGTATCTTTATGCGCGTGTTGTGCGCGCCTTGTGTCTCCTCTTCTTTTTTTTTTGCTTTCGTGGCACATCGCCGGGCCGACCAAAAAAAAAAGAAAATGACCAATCGCGCGACGCCCCGTAGAAAGACGACAAAATGCATCCAAAAAACTCTTTTCTGATTAGGGAAAACAAAAGAAAACAAAAGAAACAACAGCAAGGGCAAACCGCCAAAGGAGGACATCTGTCTGTTGGTGCGTCTTTGTGAGGTTCCAGCCGGGCACTCTTTCTTCTTTTTTTTTCGTTGCATCGCCCCTTCTTTTCAAGGGATAAAGGCGTGACCCCCTCTGATCATGGCCATATGTCTAATCCACGTAAACAAAGTCCAGACAACCGCGTCGTGCTGCGTCTCTTGCTCTTTTTTTTTCTTGTTTAAAAAGGGCAGGAGAAGGAACCGGCGCAAAAATACAAGCGACACGACCACTCGTCAGATTGTCTGATTACCTTTTTTTTTCTGTCTGCGACGCTCGCTTTATAACTGCCCAAAGTGCGCTCGCATTTTGAAACTTGCTTCTTTTTTTTTTGTTGTGTCCGCTGGACAATACGCAATTTGCTTTTTTTTTGTGCATCGACCAAAAAAATCACAACAGGCGTCCCAAGAGGCGAGGCCTGACGGTGGCCCGAATCTCCACGCCAAGGGGAAAAGAGGGAAAAAAAGAATGTCTGTCCTCTCGTTTTTTTTCATGGTCGACTTTGGGCATATCATGTTTATGGATGGTGAATAATCGACAACAGCAACAACTCACCTGGCGTCGGCATCGTCGGTCGTGGGCGCGCGGCGGCGTGCCGACGTCGGTAGAGGCAGAGGGTCGCGTTGCGATGCGAGCGGCTGTGGCATGGGCGCGCGTTTTTAGTAGCGGCAGCCACATGCGCACAGTGTATGGTGCACAGGTCCCTGACGCAGCCCATGCCCGCGCGGCCGCTGCAGCCTTGTACATCGCACGGCCTATACCAATCGACCACCGCGTGCATCGAGTGTGCACACTTGCCGTGGATGGCGCCCAGTGTCCGCTGGCGCCTACGACAGTGCGCCGGGCACATGCCGTGTGTGCACTTGGCTAGACTACAGCGCACGTCGCATCCGTCCTCGGCACACACGTCCTCGTCTGCTATGGTCTCTGTGTCGCATTCAACGCGCCTGCGCTTGTGGGGTCTTGCGGTGTCGATGGTATCCCACAAAATCTCATTATCGACACTCGGCGGGCGCTTATTGCACTCATCAAAGACCTTTGCCTCGTCCTCCTCATCGTCTACAAGAATCAACGTCTTGTCCATACGGGCGTGCACCGAGTCGACACGATAAACTCTGTGTTGTGACGGCAGAGGCTCTTTCTCGTCTTCATTTCCTCGTGCACTCCTCTCATCTTGGGCGCCGTTGCCGACGGCCTGGGCGCTGTCATCACCACATTCGTAGGCGAGTGTGTCCAGAGCGGGCGCATCGTCAGCGGGCGGCCACTCGACGCCCATAAAGTGCGCCAAGTCTTGGATCGTCCATCCACACGCATCTCCACCGCCTACCGCCTCCATCGCAGGCTCGCCTGCGGGTGTGGGGTCGTCCCCAAGAGACCGCCTGTGTGAATCTGTGCCCGCCGCCCACTCTGCCTGCTGGATCGTCGCCCCGTTGTCGCTGGCGAATGACGCCATTGTCGTTTGTCGTGTATATGTATATGTGTGGTATTCGCTGGCTCGTCAATGTTGTTGTGTTTCTGGGCCTTTTTGGTGGATGCTTCTTTTTTTTCTCTTGTGCACGCTCCTACATGTGTTTTGATTGGCTGCCGGTATTTTGTTTGCCGTGTGCACGAAAAAAGGAAAACAAACAATCCGTTGTGAATCTGGCGCCAAATTGAACCCTGGAGAATGAGGCACACGAGAAAAAAGGGGTTGCGAATCTGGCGCCAGATAAAAAAGGCCCAGTCGTGCAGCGACGTCTTGTAGATACAGTGTTTTTGACGCCCTGGGTGGCTCTAGGCGCCAGAGCCCTAATCCGTAAGGGAAAAGAGACGACATGGGCCGGCATGCGCAAAATTGTCTCTGAAAAGAAAAACAAAAACGAAACCTTTTCATAGAAAAAAAAACAGACACCGGCGCCTTTCGATCCGAGGACAACAAAGGGTCTCATCATCGCTCTTCTTTTTTTTCATACACAAGACTTGTTCTTTGTCGGTCTTTTTTTGTGATGGTTTTTTTTTCGAATGTTGTACGGCCAAAGCGCGCGCAAAGACGACACAAAAAGGTCGATGCGTCTTTTTTTCTTTACTCATCACGCAATGCGCAGGTAAAGTAACTCGCAAGGAAATGCAACTGGCCTGTGCTCGCGGTCGCTTGGCGCCCATGGATGGTGCTCGCCAAAAAAAGAAAAGTCAGGAAACAGTGCCAAACAAACACGAGGCGCAGTGTTTGTCTGTCGGGTTGTGCCGCCCTGGCTAAAAATGGGTGGCATTGTGTTTTCTTTCGAAACCTCGCGCTCTGCAATGGCGCAGTGTGCGTGCGGGGCCACACAACACGCGTGTAAACCAAAAGAAAACCAAAAAAGCGCGGTGCGCCCGAAAGAGGCGGTCCGGCACACGCAGGCGATGGCGCTTGTGGACTAGAAGGCCAAAAGCGATGAAACAAATTCTGTCTCGGCGCCCAAATGTTCGGAGTGACCCTTTTTTCTTTTTTGATATTGACTCTAAAAAAACCCCAAAATGCTCTGGCGGGCCATGCATGCTATCCGTGCGCACACGTGCCCCGCCTCCAACAGAATAAACTTGATGTTGCAGACATCTTTCTTGGGTTATTGTGGTTTTTTTTGCCGCCTCTCGGATGCCGGCCGACCGCAGGGGCGGGCCGTTTTTCGTCAACGGCCTTTGGCCGGCAGCGCCTGTTTGGTTCGCCGCTCAGAAGGGTGCGGACGGCGGGGCACGCTCGCAGCCCCTCTCTCAGCGAGGCAACGGCAGCGCCGTCCATGTCCCAGCACGCAGGGCATTGTGCACTTACAGTAGCATGGTTACTGCGTCGGTTGCTTTCACCCGAACGGATAGTTCAGGTGCACGAGATAGTTCCGTAAAAATGAACCGCAAGCGGGTGCTTTGTCGGTATACCGTTGTCTGGGATAGAATGAACATTTTTATCATTCGTCGGTCCTAAATAGTAAACAATTGCGTGATTGGTCAAAGCATCACGGCGGACGGCGACTGCAGAGACGGGGCCACAGTATAAAGCGCGAGCGCAAGGATCATCTGGCGTCGTGTACTTCTATCTTTACGCCAACAACAACTGCAAAGGGAAAAAAAAAGAAGCCCCATCGCCTCGCTGTTTACGCACACTGACAAACCCATAGAGACAGACCAGGTGTCTCGCTATCTCGTGTCCGCTCGGATCACTTTTGCCTGCGTCGAGGCCGATCGAGGTTTGAACCCCTTGGTTCGATCGCATCCCTACCCGATCAACAATAGACCACTCGACGCCGCCAGGCCTCGTGTGTCTTTTTTTTTCTGCACTTCTTCTCCCATGGCGTGTGCGTCTCGTCTGGCCGCCCAGCGTCTCCAGGACGTACGTTGCTCGGCCCGCCAGGTACTTTTCCTTTGTTGCTGCCCTCTTCTTCTTTTTTTTTCCCTTTTGCTCTTTCGTCAATTTCCTCATGATGCTGCTGTTTGTTGTTGTGATGTGCCGCAATCGGACCGTGTTACCTGCCACTAAAATATCATTAAACCTGTATAGGATCGCCAACACACTGTCAGCCATCGTGCACGTCGTCATCGTTTGCATCAAACCTCGACGATGTTGTTACCCACTACACAGGCAATGGCGCTAGTAGTCTTGACGATGATCTGCCTGACGGTCGCGCTCATGCCACAGACAATGGCCGCGCCCGTGTGCCTGCCCATGGCCGATCCCGCAGCCGGATCTCTGATGCCGGCGACCCCGACCAAGGCGCTCATTTTGGGCGGCACGGCCGTCGGCGGCGACGTGATCGACACGGTGGCTTCGGCCTATGTGTTTGACGTCGACGACGTGCGTCTTAGGCGTTCGACGTCGACAACGGCCGAAGTGGCGCTTCAGGATTATGCGTCGGGTCGGTGCGACGTCGCCCTCTTGGCCGCCCAGGTGCCGCGCCCGCTACCGGGACTCGTCCAGTTGCCCGTGGCCGCCTATGGCATCGACATTGTCTACACAATGGTGGGCGGTTCGTCGATGGCCATCTTTGACGGTCTCGGCCTGTTTGGCCGGGTCTGGTCGGGTGCCATTTCGCGCTGGGACGACCCGGCCCTCACGGCAAGCAGCGGCGCCACGCCCGACATGCTCCCGCCGGGCGCCATCCGCCTCATTGTCGAGCGCTTTGCCGAGGGTTCGCTGGATGCCGAGGCCACCTCACTCGGCGCCGTTTTCGGGCGTGCGTTGGCCAATGCCAGCGTCGACTTTGCCACCGTCTATGATCAACATGGACGCAACCTCGCTGCCACTGTGTTGGCGGTGGCGGGCGCCAACCGCACCCTCTTGGTCGATCCGGTGGCGTGGGCCGCGGCCGGTCCATCTGCCGTCGCAGGCGTGACCACCGATCCAGCAACGGGCGCCCTCTTGTTTGAATCCTCGACGGCGGCGCTGGCGGCGGCAGGCGATGGCGCCATGGCCTATGTGCTCGCGGGTGATCCGGCCACGGCGGCCTACCCGCGGCCGCTCCTCGTCACCCGCACGGGCCGGGTCTTTTTCGGGTTTTCCACCGACGCGGTCTATGCAGCGCTCGACACCTATGACGCCATGGCCCTGCGCGCCGTCCCCTATGACACGGGCATTGTCAACCTGTCCAACTTGGACTCGGCCGACGCGTGGCCCATCGTCGGCATCCTCACCGCAGTTTTGCGTACCGACGCTGCGCCCACAGGCTATGACTGCCAGTATGGCGAGGTCGCGCTCAGTCTGCTCGCCTGGATGCAGATCAACGATGGTGCGCTCGCCGCTACCTTGGCCTCGGGCACGCTGGCTCCGCTCTCGGGCAGTTTCCGCCAGCGCGCGACCAACGCCATGGGCACGGTGGCGCTCTGTCCGCGCGGAACCAACACGACCGCGGGCAACGATCCGGCCGCCGCGGCGCACATTGCCGCGACGGCACTCGTGGGTGCCGGCACCACTTCGCTCGTGTGGTCGGCCTGGATGCAGGCCTACACGTCGCGCACCACGCGGCTCAAGCTGGCCGAAGCCACGGAGGAACAGGCCATCACGCGCCTGGCCAACTATGGCGTCGACTTTGCCGCTACATCGTCGGACGCGTCGGATCTCACGCCCGTGCTGGCCGCGGCCTGTTCCGATTGCGTGTCGGTGCCGGTGGCCGTGCGACCCTATGCGCCCGTCTACAATGTGCCCGAGGTGGCGCGTGCCTCTGAGGCCCTCGTGCTCGATGCCCGACTCTTGGCCGGCATCTTTCTCGGCCGCATCGACATGTGGAACCATTCGGAACTAGCCGCCTCCAACCCGGCCCTTGCGTCGCTGCTCCCGGCACGGCCCATTGTCGTTGTCCTGGCCAAGGGCGGCGCAGTGTCGGGCGCCGGCGGCCCGCTCGGTGGCGTGGCCAACCGCTTTGCCGCCGAGTACATGGCGGTCGATGCCGGCTTTCGCGCCGAGGTGCTCAACGGCAGTGCCACCACCGTCGGTCAGACCTCGCTCGTCTATCCCATTGAGTCGTCGGCACCGACGCGTGTTGTCAAGGCCGGCTTGGCCGTGGCCGCGTCGGTCAAGACCCAACTGTATTCGATCGGCGTGGACGCTGTCGAGGCGGCGCTCGCCGCGCGCAACCTTCGCGTGGCCAGTCTGCGCGATGCCCAAGGGACGGCAGTGACGCCTTCGGCGGATGCCCTCGCCGCGACCGCCTCTGACTTTGTCTGGGGCGATCTCTTGCCGCGTATCCCCGCGCGGCGCGCTAACGCCTATGCCGCGCAGGAGCACGCCGTCCGCGTCAGACAGTCGACCCTCTCCTCTTCCAACAGTGCCTTTGCCGGACTGCCCACCATGATGGTGGGCGCAGCCACTGCCGGTGCCTGGCCCATCGCCGGATGGCACCACGCCTATATGCACGGCGCGACGACCCCCGACTGTGCCAAGGCGTCTGGCCTCGTCGATGCCCTCTATTGGACCCAGACCTCGGACAGCGGCGCCTCGGTGGCTGCCGCACAGGGTCTGGCCGCGACGACGCGTGCCGTCGGCCCCAATGCCATTCCGCGTATCCTTGTGGCCCTGGCCGACGTGACGTGCGCGATGGCCGACGGCACCAGACAAAGCGCCCTCTCGGTGGCGCCGTGCATCTATGTGCCACCGGGCGCCGTCGATACCACAGCGACTGCGACACTGTGCGCGACACACGGCGAGTGCGTGACTGCCACGGCATCAACATCAATGGAAGCGTCCTCTTTGACGAGATCTACAACCACATCGATCGCAACGGCATCAACGGCAACGTGCGCGTGCCATCGCGGGTGGAAGGGCACGTGGTGCGAGACGGTCGACGATTCAAGCACCACGCCGTCGGGCACAAACAATGGCAACGCCATCGACACGGCTCTCATTGCGGGCGTTGTCGTGGCCGCGGCCGTGGCCTTGTGTTGTGGCACCGTGATCATTGCCGCCTTGGTGATCGCCATCGCGCTTGTGCGCCACCGGGGCGCGCGCCGCCGTGCGCTCGACTCGGACTATGAGATTGACCCCGAGGAGATTGCCATGACGCATAGCCTCGGCGCCGGCGCCACGTCCGAGGTCTTTGATGGCATGTGGCGCGGCACGAGGGTCGCCGTCAAGCGCTTCCGATCGCCGGCACGCGGCTGGGATCGTGCGGCTCTCGCGGCCTTTGGCGAAGAGGTCCGCGTCATGTGCGCGCTGCGTCATCCCAACGTGGTCATGTTTATGGGCGCGTCGACGCGACCGCCCACGCTGGCCATCGTCATGGAGCACATGGCCCTCGGCTCGCTGCGCGACGTGCTCAACAACGAACTCTTGGTGCAGATCCCGTTCAAGCTAAAGGTGGCCATCGCTCATCAGACGGCCAAGGGCATGCACTTTTTGCACTCGTCGGGCATCAGTCACGGCGACCTCAAGTCGCTCAACATCTTGATCACGGAAAAGTGGCAGGCCAAGGTGAGCGACTTTGGCCTCTCGTCGATGCGCAACAGCAGCGGCGGCGGCCACCAGCAGACGGCGACGTCCAAGGGCCTCATCGGGTCAGACGTACATCAACAGCAACAACAACAACAGCACAATCTGGGCACGGTCCACTGGGCGGCGCCCGAACGCATCCTGTGGGCATCGGGCGGCGACGAGGCTGATGTGCAAGCAGCCGACGTCTACTCGTTTGGCGTCGTGCTCTGGGAGTTGCTCACGCGCGATCGGCCCTATCTCGGGTGCAGCCCGGCGGCCGTGCAGGTGGCCGTCATGCGCGACGGCATGCGTCCCGACGCTCACGCGGCGCGCGCGGCGCTCGCCGCCGAGGGCGTCGACACGTTTGACGCGGCGCGCTACGATCCCGAGGACGACATTTCGGCGGCCATCGAGAGCGAGGCCATGCCGCGCGCTATTGTCGCCTCGTACGTGAGCCTCTACCGCACGTGCTGGGACACGGAACCCGCGGCGCGACCCACGTTCCTCGGGGTCATGGGCGAACTGGGCGAATTGGCCGGGCGCGTGCACGACGCACGACCCTATGGAGCCTCTGACTCGTCCTCGTCGTCCAACACGCAACAGCAGTCGCAGCGCGTGCGCACTCACGACCATGCCGGAGGTCGCAGCGATGCCAGCCGCACGGCCGAGACGCTCACGGGTGCCAGCGGCAGCGAGGCCACGACGGCGACCGACGACAGCGAGTCCACTGGAAATGGCGCTGGGGTGCGCGGCATGCCCATGGCATCGGGACGCCGTCGGGCCGGTCGTGCGCCCGACGGCATGGTGGTGGTGGCGCTGGCCGACGTGGCCCACGCGGCCACCCTATGGGAGACGGTGCCCGAGGCCATGAGCGCCGCGACGCTCGTCTTTGCCGAGACCATGAGGCGCCTCACGGCGCGCTATGGCGGCCACGAGTCGGCACAGGCCGGCCGCACGACCGCCAGTCTGTTTTGCGCCGTCTTTGTCGATCCGTGCGCGGCCGTCGCCTGGGCGGCTGCCGCCCAGCGCCTCCTGGCGTCACACGAGACGGTGTGGCCGGCCGACCTTTTGGCCTGCCCCGAGGCCGCCGCCGAATACCCCGTGACGGCGTCGACGGCCGACATTGAATCGGGACGCGCACACCCCACCTACCGAGGCCTCAGAGTGCGCATGGCGCTGCACTACGGCCACGTGCGACGCGTGTCGTGCGATCCCGGTCGTCGACCCGAGTATGAAGGCGACGGCCTCAAGGAGGCGCTGCGTCTGACGGCGCTCGTTCGCGGCGGCCACGTCTTGGTGACCGAAGCCATGTGTCGCCACCTCTTGGAACGGCCGCGCACTGTTGTCGAGCGGTGTCTGGGATCGGCCGGGCAACTGGAGCGCGCGGCCGGTGGCGCGGCCTTTGGCGACTCGCGCGCCCGTCGTCGTGCCCGATTTGCCGCCGGTGCCGCCGATATCATTGCCGGCACCGCCTCGGCTGCCGGCCCCTCGTCGGAAGAGACGGACCGACGTGCGCGCATGTCGCGACCCGTCTCGGCGCTCTCGCTGATGGCGGCCGCCACGGCGGGAGGTCCCGACGCCGAAGACGAGACGGCGCGACGCGGCGCGCTCGCCTGGCACAACCTCGAATGGCTGTTGCAAACGTGCGACAAGGCTCGGGCGCGTCTGAACCGTTCAGCACGCAACGGCGTTGATAGGAACAACCAAGACGATGACCAAGACGGCGGTGGCGGCGACGAACCCGACTCGATGACAGAGGACGAAGATGACCCGACGATTGACAACGCTGATGATGACGATGGCTGCGAGGGCCACAGCGTGGTGCGCACGCTTCTATGTCAGTTGCGTGTGGCGCATCTCGACGGCAGATGGGCAGATCATGCGCTGCTGGCGACAGGCTCGTCGCACCACGAGGACGAGGACGAGGACGAAGGCAGCGACCATGAAGGCCATGGCAATGGTTCTCGCGGCAACGGCGTCGGACCGTACAACGGAGGGCGTGCTTGGGGCGATGGACGGCGTGCCGAGTTGGAATACGTGGACTCGGCCAACCTGTGCCGCGCGGTGATCGACCCCAAGGGCCTCAAGATGGGCCGCGTCATCGGCTCGGGCTCCTTTGCCACGGTCTACCGGGCGACATGGAACGGTGTCGAGGTGGCCGTCAAAAGGCTGGCGCGTGCACGCCTCACTGAGCGCGATACCAACCAGTTTCGCGCCGAAGTGGTGCTGCACACCAAGTTGGAGCACCCCAACGTGCTGCCGGTGTTTGGCGCCTGCTTTCAAGAGGGCAACCTGTGCCTGGTCACCGAATATGTACAGCGCGGCACCTTGCGTGACCTGCTGGCGTCGCCCGAGGGCGCGCGGCTCGGATGGGACGTGCGACTGCGCATGCTCAGGCACGTGGCGCGCGGCGTGGCCTATTTGCACGCGCGCTCGCCGCCTGTCATACACCGCGACCTCAAACCGGCCAACCTGTTGGTGGGCGACGACCACCGGGTCAAGGTGGCCGACTTTGGCCTGGCGCGCGTCAAGGAGGAGGGCGCCACGATGACGGCCTCGCGCGGCACGCGCGCGTATGCGGCGCCCGAGGTACTCTTGAGCCGACCCTACACGGAAAAGGTCGACGTCTATGCGATGGGCCTCGTCATGTGGTCGGTGCTCACGCGGCGCGAACCCTTTGCCGATCGCGGACCGCACGACGCCGAGGTCTATGCCGACATTATCGGCGGAATGCGGCCGCCCACGCCGTCCGACACGCCCGCCGATTTCCTCACGCTCATGAGCCGTTGCTGGAAAAACAACCCGGCCCGACGTCCGACCATGCAGACGGTGGTCGAGGCCCTCACGGCCATGATCGGCGACGGCGACGACATTGAAATCGGTCTCGCCTAGACACGGCGGCCACGATGATCCCGCGCGCGTCCTGATCGAGCAGTCATACGCCCCGCGCCCCTACACTGTATTCTATTCTTTTTCCATTATTCTTTCCTTATTGTCTTTTCATTCTTGTCCCTCTCATGGGCGCTCTTTTGCAAACCGACCACGACGACGACACCTCCAACAAAAAAAAAGAGGCCACACACACAAGGCCTTGGCACTCTTTGTTCCTAATGCACAATAGACATTTACACTAGCGACAGCGTACAGAGCATACCCTTCTCCCTTTTTTTCCGACTTGCATTTATTTGGCTTTTATTGCAGTGGTTTTTTGTTTTGTCCTTTCAAGAGGAGAGGAAAAATGCGGCAAGGGGGATGGCGATCGTCTCGGCCCGTTTTCCCCAAAGTAGACAAAGAGACCTCCCGACCGACTTTAGTGTTGTGCCAGTGGCTTACGGATTCGCGGCCTGCCCACGATGAAAAAAAGTCAAACTTGTTGGCCCTGTTTCCCAAATAGATCGAATAATTTATGCACATCACGTGCTTGCACAGGATGCGAATCCGAGTGCTGCTGATTGCGCATTTTTTGCGCACAACCGATTCCCAGAAAGTAGTGTCGGCGGGTTTGGTCCCCCTTTGGCGACTCGATCGGGCTGGCTGCGTGTCGGCTGGCCATTGCAGTCGGTGAACTCTCTCAAAAAGGGACAAAAGAAAGTCATAAAAAATTAAATAAATGTCACAAGGGTGTCTACAGCATGCTGTTTGTCCGCCAAAAATTGTAGACATACGAGGGGCGAGACACGTCTGGTGTCGGCACGTTGGCGTATTCCCAAGCAGACGAAACTACGGGTTGTAGACACTTTTGGGACAACTCATTGACTTTTTATGACCTTCTTTTTGCCTTTTTTTGAGAGTTCACCGACCGTAACCAGTATCGACCGCAACCGAAAAGAAAGAGGCCACGCAACATGCCGTACGATTTTACTGGTGATCCAAGAAGACATCTATGGAGGCCCAAAGCGTGGAGTAGGCCAGGTCGGCCCCACGTGAAATTCGGCTGGCCACTGATCATCATTGCCCAGACAGACAAGCAAATTGAGAGGCAATGGCCGGCCACATCTCCAAACAAAAAAAAAAGGACAAATGGCGGCAATGGCACCGAGGCGCTCTCTCCTTTTTTCACTATTTTTTAAAGGTCAATGTATTTCATGGGCAACTGGGAAAAGGGTCCTCCTGGCCGAGTTGTTCGCCGAGGGTCGTGCAATCGCTTAGACGCCACAATGTCACTCTTTGGCGAAATTGCGTTAGAGCGTCGCTGCTCGTGCCGGGAACGCTGTCGCCTATTGCGTCCTCCATCAAGGTGTCCTCATCGATCGGTGGTGCCGTCGTGCCGTCATTGCGAGATACGTGTCCGGGCGCTTCTCTTTGTACCTCCTGCGCGCCAAAGGGAGCAGGTTGTTCCTCTCGGCCTGAGTGCGTGGCAGCCAACTCATAGGCGCTTTCGGCGATGCGATCGCGACGGTCGACGTACTGGTCGCGCGCAGACATACGGTGCCCAAAGAGACAAAACAGAAAAGAGCGTCATGATCGCAAGAAAAACAATCCTTTTATGCATGCTTTATAAAATAAAGGAATGGCCACCCAACCGGCGCGGCTGCCGCTTTGCGAATCGCGCTCAACCTCTTGTTGAGAAAAAAATCCCCAAATGGGCATGAGTGACTCCAAGTGCGAACCCGCCCGCGGCTCAGGCTCGGTTGTGCAAAATGCCGCGTGATTTTATTCACGACGAGCCACAAGACTCTAGGTGTCGTCCCAAGCCCCGCAAACAATCGAGTTGGGCGCGGCCAACATGGCCTCTGGCAGGAATCGAACTTGTCGACGCCGTTTTCTGGATCATGAATAAACCATGTATAAAATGCGCAACCAGTCGCGTTCGTGTTTGCATTTTGGTAGAGACATCTCTGTGCATACTTCTTACTTTTTTTTACTGGGTTTAGGAGACAGAGGTAGCACGGTTTGGTCCCCTTGGGTAGGCCGCAGATTTTAGGCCGGCCAGCCGGACGCTGGTTCGCGAGTCATCAGCACAGACCACGCTTGCCCCTTGTGTGCAGCAAAATAGAAATGAAAAAAAGGGGGCAAACAGGACAGCGGCGGCATCTCGGCCGATTCATAGACTAAAAAAAAAGAGGAAAAAAAAGCGCAACAGCGCACACAAGGGTCATGGAGAAGGCGGGCAAGGTCTGCGGCGACAGTGCGCAATCATCCTCGCGGCAGCCCACAGTGGCCAAATCATGCCGGCGGCATAGACGGCAAGCGTCCACAGGGGTCGGGCCGACCAGGGGCTGTCCTTGTCAGACACAAAGTCGTCTCGTGAACCCGGAGACGCCGGATGTGCGTCGGTCCACAACCGATCGCGGCCATGCCATGTCGTCAGGGGATCAATATTGACGCGCATGATCCAGCAGAGCACATGAAAGACAGAGACCGTCAACGTCGCGCCTGAATAGGCATACAGACAGGCGCCGGCGAGAGCGCTGAAGCGCACATAAGGCCGCGTCCCCGTCGGCGACGCAGGTGTGCGAGGCCATCGAATCCGCCGGCTGTGCATCGTCTCTCTTTGTTTCTCTCTTGGATTTGGACACGCGATCGCGCGCGGCGCCTTTTCCCGCCTGCGTTCAGAGGCTTTTTTTTGAAACGAATGACTTGAAGAATTTGTTGGACAGATGCGGTTTACGACGTAACGGCGCCGCTGTCGTTGTTATGCTACACAAGAGGACGGGAAAAAGGGCCAGATTGCGGAATCGGCGCTCGTCCAGAGGCGGATGCGGTAAAAGAAATTGTCGTGGGCTGTGGAGCAAGGTAAACAACAAAGCCGACAAGAGCCTTTTTACTTGTCTTTGGGGGGAGGGAGCAAGACTCGTCACGTCGCTGATTGGCTTGCCTTTACCATTGGCCGATTCCATTTTGCGCTCACAAAAAAAGGCACAAGAAATAGGGTGTGAAAAAATGCCCTAGGCAAACTAGGCGCGCAAGACACACATCCCGTCGTCATAGATTTTCTCTTTTTTTTTCATTTTCTAATATGTGAAAAAAAAACATTTTGGTACCTGCCTCTTTTTACCCCGGATGCTGTGTCTTCTCCTTTTTTTTGACCATTGATGTGTCATAGCCATGGTCGACGCTGGTCAACGGCTGGGTGTAAGCCGGCTAGCAGCCACTTTGGAGCCGACCCACTGTAGCCGACTGTGAGCCGACGACGCGACCAGGCTCGAACCCGAGTCCACCACAAATTGGGCACTGGTCGTGAACATGTCTTTGTTAGAATAAACCACTAGAAACCGAGTCTGTGCATTCTAAAGCACAAATCGTGCGGGCGCTGTGATTCCAAGAAACATGCAAGGGGGAGCGCAGAGTTGCGCAACTGATCATCAAATCTGGCCCACAACGGCCGATCGATCCAACAACCGAAACCGGGCACGGACCGGAAAAGATGGACGCTCGGCTCTCTGGCATGGGCGACGCTCTCGCGTGCCTTTTGCAGTCAAACATCTCTGGAGCCATCATTCGCCAATACGATCTTCCATTCTACGACCAGGGAGGGTGTGCCGTGCTGGCCGGCGCATTGGTGCCCTATTTGCGCGAGCGCGGCTATACTACTGCCACCTCGTACGGCGTCGTGCGCATCATCGACGGGGTGCCCTCGACAGGACCCGGCCACTACTTTGTCGGCCTCTCCCCAGGCGGGCCATTTCTGGACAGCAACGGATGGCACGACGGGCAGACCCTGATCAATGACGATCGCCGAGACCTGCTCCACCAGGTGGAACCACGGTGGAACAACAGTCTGTCGCCGCAAGAGAACGTCCGACAGAGGGAGCAGGCCAGGCGAGACGCAGAAAGGCGCATCGATGTTGTCATCACACGTGCTGCATCCCGTATCGGCTGTACGGCCGGCGACGTAGAGTGCCCGCGCGGCGCGGTTGCCCAACTGCGCGCCTTTCTGGAGCAGCATCTGCCCTATCCGTTTTTGGTTGTGAGCGACGGAGACACGATGACCAGCAGCCTGTGGACATGGCCCGACGGCCAGCATCTATTTGTCGATGGTGTTCCCTTGGATCGCGCGCGTGACGCCTGGCACGACAGCGAGCACCTAGAGGATATTGTCGCACTCGTGCGCGACACCGCCGGTACCGATCCTTTAGTGCAGGCGTGCATCGATTACGAGTGACTCCCCTCTTTCTCTTTCATGCTCAAATTCAAGACGGACGCCGTTTGGTCGCTTGTTGTTTTTGATAGAAAATGGATTTACCAGGGATGCCAAGAGCGCAGAATGCGAACCTGGCAGAGGTCCGACGTTGGCAAGGCACCGTAGGTGAGGGCGTCTATCGTTCCTGATGCGTGACGGCAACGGTTATGAGAAGACCGGAATTTGGCAGGTGGCGAGATGGAATGCTCGCCTTTGTGAGCAAAGATCAGGCATTGGGACAACCGTTGGCACTGGCCCACGCATCGACCCAAACATCATTTTTTTTTGTAATTTCACTTCCAGGCCAATCGGCACGGCGCGCACTTTTTTAGCCGAAAAGGTATTGTGCTGCTTTTTGTGTACGCCTCATTTATAGAGGTCGCGGGTTCGAATACCACCGACAGCGGCCATAAGCCGAACCGAGCCGGTTAGCCATTTGCCCAGCGTTCGTGCACCGCGCCAGCGGCGCATCTCTCCTTTGTGCATAAGAACATAAAAAAAACAAAAAAAAGAGAGGATTACATCGCGACGCGCACAAGACGATCGTGCAGTTTTTGTTTGCTCTCTTTTTTTTTCGTGATGCGACAGTTGCGCTATGCCAGTTCAGAAAAAAAAAATGGTACACACCTTTTTCCCGTCATAAGCAATATCGACGGGGGAAGACTATGCCAGATCGCAGCATGGTCCATCCTCGTCGCGTCGGGAAAAAAGGAAGAGACAATCCAAAACACACACACGGACACCGCCCAAAGACAAATGATAAAGGTTGACTTTTTTGCGGCTGCACACTTTGATTCTTGCGTTCTCTATCTTTTGTTCTGTCTTTTTCTTTTTTTTTTCAGTAGCCAAACCTATGGGCAATAAACGTGAGAAAAAAAGAAGGCCAATGGCTCGTGGTAGAAAAAAAACGACCGGAAACAAAATCGCGCGCATTGGTCGAATGCATGTATAAAAAGGGCGATGTTTTTGTTTCAGAAAAAAACCCATCCGCGCAGATACCGGCAAGGCGCACTAGGCAACGCAACACCTCACACCCACCCGGAATCGATTAACCATGAACGCCCCGAACCCCGCCCCCGCATCGGACGCCGCGCCCGTCGTGTGCGCCTCCTACTTGGAGGCTCTCTATCCCACCGTGCGCGCCAAAGGAGCCATCGCGACCGCAGTTTCGGTTGACGCTGCCCTCGGCGACATTCCTCGTCGCTGGCAGACCGAAAGCCTGGACGACCATGGCTGCGATTCAGTCCCACTTCTCGCCGACAAGGCCGTGGTGGGCCATCTCATTGAATGCATCAAGGCGACTTACTATGAGCGCATTGCTCGCGACGATCGACCGCGCCATGTCGCGTTCATCCTGCACAATGTGCGTGGCCTGGCATGGATAGACTATGCCTGCGTGCTCGATAAGGCAAACGCGCAAACCGCCGCGGCCGCGCACGTTGCTGCCAGTGCCAGTGCTACCCGTGCCAATGTTGCCACAGCCGCCGTTGTGTCTCGTGAAGACGGCGAGCGATCGGCGTCGAGCAAGGTCGACGTACCACATGGTGCCGCGCCTGACGCAAAGTCTCACATCCATCAAGAGTCGGACGGAGCGCGCGAGATTCGTCTGATGATGGCGTGCGCCGATATTCTCGACGACCTTGCCCGTATGTCGATTCACGCATCGTTTGTTTGCGCCCCCGAAACCCTCGACGTCACCAAGCTAAAGGGAAGCGTCATGGTCGTCCACGGTGGCATGGCTGGCCGCGCCCAGTTGGCCAGCGTCAGCGCCCAGATCGTCTCACGCCTCAATGCTGCTATCAAGGCGCAAAATTGCAGCCATGATATTGTGTTTTATGTCGACGTTAAGAACGACCGGCTTTTGTGCAACATGGTGCCGACACCTTCAAGCGCTGACGTCTCGGAGCCCGAGACCAAGATGCCGACAAACCCTGTTGGCGTTGCCAAGTCGTTGTCAGGCACCGACGCCACGCCCATTTCTGACTCGCCAGCGGCGCCATCTCCCGCCGCGCCAAAGGATCATCAGACGCCCGCCGAAATTGTGGCCTTGTACCCGCACCTGTCGGCCGCGCAGGCCGCCAAGGTACTCTTGATTGAGAGCGCCCTCGACGACGTAGCGCACTATTGGACTGAAAAGGCAATCGACGGCAGGGCATTTTGGGCCATGGAACCCGAGGGTGCTACCGAGGCAGCGCTCGTTGAGCGCGTGCGCTTTATCTCGACCACCTATGCCAACAAGACAACTCGTCTCGCGCTCACTCTCACCGAGAACACGCAGAGGCTGACGATTGTCGTGCCGCGTCCGCCATCTTTGCCCAAGAGGCAGACAATTGACGATCTGCTTGACCTTTACCCGATTCTCACTGCGCGTGAGGCAGTGCGTTTGGCCAGGGTCGTCAGCGACCTCGGCTGGGTGCCCACCGAATGGGTCGCCGAAGACTCGGGCCACACCTATGACAACAACGGCGCATTTGTCGACGCCAACAAGATGTCGACCCATGTGCACATGGCCTATAGCAAGGCCAAGGCCAAGAACCCCAACTGCCATGTGGTGCTATTCCTTCGTCGCATCCCCAATGACTCCAACGACCTCTTTTACTACTTTATCGTCTTGCCAGTGGCCTAGATACACGCATGAATGCCGACAGGCCATGGTGCGGCTTGTGGCTCTTTTGTTTTCGTTCCTCTCATTTTCAAAGAGCGTCTATTTGGCGCCTTGCTCCAATTTTCCAAATACAACATCAATTGGACCATACCTTTGTTTATTGTCTTTTTAGAGTTTTGCACTTTTCAACAAAAAGCATGATAAAGTGTCACCACCACTGCTTTTCTTTTTTTGAGCGACATCGTAGTTTGTTACGCGACGGCATGCTCTTTTTGTTGGCAGTATCCGTCTGGCCAAATATACCGCAGCCCAAAAGACAAACAAAAAAACCGACTTTTCTCTTGTCTGTGTATTTGTCTTTTTTTTTACTCTTGTAAAAAGAGAGACCCACAATTGTCTTGCGTTGGCAATAGGAGGCAGCCCAGTTGCCGATTGGACACGACCGCACGCGCGCATTGTTGGTCGCTGCCTGTGGCAGTATTTGAGGGCCGGGAGCGGCGAGACAGAAGTAGAGGCCTTTTTTTCCCACCTACGGCGAGTTTATACGACGGGACCACGCACCGGTGGTCGGGCGACAGCAAACAGACTCCAAAGGCCAGGCACCCCGACGGCGCACAACGGAGCCCGGCACTCACTCCTGGCCATTGGTCCGCACGCAAAAAAATCAGCAAAAAAAAAGAGAAAAGAGATCGACGAGCACTGGCGCAACACAGAGACAGAGACCAACTCCCTCGGAAAAAAGGGGCGCCCGCACCTGCCGACCCAAAAAACAGGAACCCGCTGGCCCTTTCCACATCGTGGACAGTTTTTCTTTGTTTTGTTTTGCTCAGGAAAAAAAAGCCAGAACACGCCGCCCTAGTCGATGATGGAGAGGGAAGACGAAACACCGACCGGGCTGGCGTCGTTGCCCGTCGAACTCGTGAGCATGATCGTCAACGGACGCGACCGCCACGGCCGCGCTTTTTTGGACCCGCGCTGGCGTTGCATGGCGCGCATGGCATTCTGGCTCTTGCGCCATGCCGTCGAGAACCCCACGCCGTGGGATGCCGACGCCCTCGGCGACCCCCAGAGCCTCTTTCGTCGCCCCATGGTGGGCGCGGGCGATACCTATGTGGAACTCAACACGCCCCACGCGCGCCGCTGCCGTTGGAGGCGCGGAGCCATTGTGTGCGCGTCGGTCGTGGCCGAATGGTTGCGCAATGCACCTGGCGCATTGACCCAACACTCTTTGGACGCGCTTGCCAACCGCATGGTCGCTGAATGGGGCGCATCGCGCGCCGCAGCCCATCTCGCCATCCTGGCGACGGACCGTGCCGATGCCATTGCCTATGCGCTCGATCCAACGACCAGCGCGGCGTTTGCTCCGATCCCGGCAACGCCAGACTACCCTCATGTCGACATCATAGCGTATGACCCGCGCTGGAGCCCCGACGGTCAGGCTCTGGCCTATGCCATGACGGACGTGGCGGTGCGTCGTTGCGCGTGCGCCACGATGCAAGCCGCATTATCCGCAATGGACGCTGCCCCGTGGATGCTCTATGACCCTCGCGAGAATGGCGGTAATGGTGACGGATACGACGACGACGAGGATGAGGATGACGTCCCTGGATCGGATGCACGGCGCGGCATGCATCGATTGAATTTCTCCGGATCGGTTCTCGCATTTGACCGCGACGACATCATCGCGGTGCTCGGCACAGAGCGCGCGACGGGTGACGATCTTGTCCATATGCTGGTCTATGGAGCCGCGCGTTGCATGGCACGCTACATATCGAGCCAGGGCGTCTCTGCCGCGGGCCCGGCGTCGGCGCATCGTCTCTTGGGCGCAGTGGCACAGTGGAGTCGTGGTGAATATTACGCAGACGACATGGGGTTGAATCCCTCTGCGGCATATGTACTACGCGAGATCCCTGCGGGTGTGCTCGGAACCGAACACATTGTGCCTATCCTGCTCGCCGCGATCCAAAGCGGAGACATCGATTCGGCCGTGTGGGCGCTCCATGCGTCGGGATACGCCCAGGTGTCGGCCGACGCACTTTTGAGTGTCAGCGGGTTGACTGCTACGGGCCTCATGGAACACGCGCTCGGATCGTACAAGAGCGCAAACCAAAAGCGTCTCCTGAAAGCAGGCATGGGCCGTCATGCGGGCGGGGCGCGCTCTGCCGCATGGCTGTGCGACGTGCTGGTCTATAGTCCCACCCATGATGACCTGTCGAAACTGGTGGCCGCGTGCATCGCGCGCTCCAAATCGGGTGGCCCTTTTTGCTGTGTCGCACGCGCCATTTTTCTGCTCGAACGATGGCCTCTGGCACTGTGGGAGACGCGCGATGGCGTGCACCTTGTTCGCGATGCCTTTGTCTCGTGTATGACCAATCAACAGTTGGGACGCGACGCGATCGACCTCGCTGACGCCGTCGAGACGTGGTCGGATACCGTTGGCGTCGAGCGCGCAGACATGCGCGATCTTTTGGCGCTTTTCTGCAGCGTAGCCTGTCGCGGCGGCAGTTCATCATGTCTAAAGGGCATCACATCGGCGCTCTATGGCATCGAGTTTGCTCATCAATGTTCTTCCGTGTGCTATGGGACGTGCCGCGCGGCGTTGCCCGATACGACGACAGCGCCCCTTTGCAACGGACGCGACCGTTCCGATGCCGACAGGATTGTCTCTTGGTGTCTGCCCAACTTTTCGGCGACCCGTTGGCGTGTCTAGGAGGAATGCGTCTTTTCTACGATCAAACATAAAAAGTCACCGGCACCGACCAAATGGGGAAAAAGGACGATATTCAAATCGGTCACTCTCGCAATGCCCCCATCCCATGATAAACAAGGGAACAACATTTTAGGGGTCTCCTCTCTTTGCTCTTGGTTTTATTTCGCACTTTGGAGCAAAAAAAAAGAAGAACCAAAGCCTCTTGATGATTTGTTCTGTGTCTTTGTTGCCGCGCACTTTGTCGGACCATATTACGTGTTGCGTGCCTCAAACACACCACACACACACAAGGGTCGCTCTAGCCGTCGTCTTTCCTTTCCCGAAAAAAGAGAAAAAAAAGAAACCACGGCGTCCGCTTTTTCCGCTCTGTCTGATCAACTCGTGGCTCCTTCTTTTTCTTTTTTTTTTGGGGGAAGCCAACACAAATGGGGGCGGACGAATGGGGTGATCCCTTTTTTTCCTCCCGAAGCGCGCCACAGAGACAAGAGCGCAAGGAATGATCCGAGCCCTACAAAAAAAGAACATAGAAATCACCAAAAGAAAAAAAGGCATCATTGCCAATTGTGATTGGTAGCGGCGCCAGCAAAGAAAGACCCCCCAACGACTCGCATGGCCTGCCTTTGGCCAACGGAACAAAAAGGCCTCTGGCGCGCACGACACTTGTTTCTTTGCGAACCAAAAAAAAAAGATAAGACAAAAAAAGAGCGGTGAGACCCAAATATTACACTCGGCCAGAAAAAAGGCTGCAAACAAAAAGGCGACTTTTATACTTGCGCGATGGCATTATCGGACACACAATGCAAAAAGGACAGGATGGACACTGATGATGACGACGGCGCGCAGCCGGACGGACTAGAGACATTGCCGTCGGAACTCGTCCACATGATTGTCAACGGTCGTGACCGTCGAGGCATACCCTTTTTGCACCCGCGCTGGCGATGCATGGTCCGCATGACGTGCCGCGCGATGCGTTGGATTATCGAACATCCGGCTACACACGATTACATGGCCATGAGCGACTTTCAAACTCTTTATCGCGGTCCAGAGGTTGGTGCCGCCCGTTCTCATCACGACTTTGACATCACACACGCACGCCGTCGGCGTTGGCGTCGCGGCACACTGGTGTGCGCATCGGCGGTCGCCGAGTGGCTTGCCGCACGACTCGCGCCATGCGCTGTTCTTCAAGACGACCAACTGTTTGGGTCTCTCGTCGACCGCATGATCGACGACTGGGGCGCGTCGCGCCCCGAGGCCCATCTCGCCCTATTGGCATCGGATCATCCAGGCGCCGTGGCCTATGCGTCGGACCCGCGCACAACAAGCCGTTTTGCCGCGCTGCCTACAGTGGCGGGGCACGTCGACAGTGATCCGCCTGCATACGGACCCTCGTGGCAACCCGACGGCCAAGAATTGGCTTACGCCATGTTGGACGTGGCTGCGCGACGTTGCTCTGTTGGCACAGTCAAGGCGGTCGTTGCCATGATCGATGTGGCGGCGTGGATGGTCGCCATTAAGCACGAGGCATCCTGTCGTGAATACCGCGGCCTGATGCGCTCGCGCTTTTGTCACAGCATACTTGCGTTTGACAGAGATGATGTCATCCAAGCACTGGGACGCAGTGGCAGCGCCTTGCGCTCGGTCCAACGCATGGTCGCCTACAATGCCGGTCGTTGCCTGAGACAGTACATGGACCTATGCAACAAAGATCCTGGCTGGCCCAAGAGGTTGCGGGAGGCCGTGTACGTGTGGCGCGAAAACGAATCGTATCCGGGCCTCATCGCCACAGCACCCGAAATCGACAATGCGCTCCGTGTCGTGTGGGGCGATTTGCGCCGCAAAGGGATGCGTAAGGAAATCCTCTTGGACGCCATCGAAGGCGACGCCCTGGGCACGGTCCTGTGGATGCTCGGCGCCATGGGCCATGCCAAAGTGTCGGCAGACGTACTCGTACGCGCCACGGCCATGACCCATGACGCGCTCGTCCGTTGCGCCTTGGGCTCGCGCATGTGCGCACAAGATCCCGCATGTCGCTCGCAAGATTACGCTGAATGCTACCGTGCGTGCGGAACACGTGTCGCCGAGTGGCTGTGCGACACACTGGATTATACGCCTACCGCCGACGCACTACGCCGACTCGTAGACACGTGCGTCACCGACGTGAGCGACGACCGTGCGCCTTGGTGTTGCGTACAACGTGCAGTGTTTCTTCTCAAACGCTGGCCGCACCTTGTGTGGCAGTCGGGCGTCGGCGTGAATCTCGTGCGCAGGGCGTTTCGATCGCGCACCGCCGCTGCCACCCGGTTCACCAGCGACACGGTGTTTCTGATCGATGCCATCGAGGCGTGGTGCAAGGCGATCGATGCGAATCGCGACGACATGTTTAATGCACTGGCGTTGGGCGACGTCCTGGCATCCGATAAGCCTCTTTCGTGGCGCATCATCAATGTCGTCTGCGGTGGCGAGCCGTGGGGCTTTGCCTGCGATACAGTGTGTTATGGCACGTGTCGCCGTGAATCGACACCCCAAGAGGTCTTTTGCAATGGCCGCCGTGTGACCGATGCCGATGCCATTGCTGCATGGTGCGTGAAATCTCACGCACAGGAACCGGTTCCATAAGACGCCTTTGCTCAGCATTTTTATGCCATCAACGACACCAACAAAAAAAGGCAGACACAAACCAGCGCCCCACGCAACAAGAAATACAAAGAGGCCTTTGTTCCTTTTTTTCTCTCCCATGTGTGAGCAGCGCCTTTTGAATTTTGGGTTTTTTTCAAGAGTTGCAGTTTTGTATGCAAAGGCGTGGGCTGTTGGCCGAATGTTGCGACCGACAAAGCAAAAAAAAATTGCGGGCCAGCGCGACTTTGGGCCACCGCCGTGCGACGCGTAGAGAAGAGAAAAGAGCAACAGCTGGGAAAAAAGGACGAGGGAACAGAGCGACCCATAATGTGGTCTCTGTGAATATGCAATTGAGAACAGACAGAGGGCGCTCGCAGGGCGCGTGTTGTCGATTGTGGCGAGAAAGTGCCAACGAGACGCAAACATGCTCTTTTTTAATAGTATAAAAAAGGGGGACAAGAGAGGGACAAGAGTGGACGCGTGAAAAGGCCGCTATGATTGTTGACGTCGGCTCTTTGTGCGAGAAGACGAAAAAATCCATTATAGCCAAATGCACAATCCGCGAGAATAAAGAGAGAGAAATGGGTTATCGCCAATGAGCGCGCACGCGTGGGCCGGTCGCAAATTTCATCCTCGCGCAAGCCATTGCATTTTTTGTCATAGGACAACCGTGTGTGTCAACTTGCAACGCAGCCTTTTGGTCTCGAAAAAAAAAGAAGAAGAAAAAAAGGGTATCAGAATGGTCGCTGGGCTCTTTTGTGTGTGTGTGTGTGCGCGTGCGTGTCCGCGATCGTCGTTGGCGCATCCGCGCGCACAGTTTTTCTTTTTTTTTTATTTCCCGTAAAACACACGGACCGCATCAAATGGACATCCTCCTTGGCGTGCTGCACATTGGCTCGCACAGCAGCGCCCGGTTGTCGCCGGGCTCTGTCCCAACAGACAACAACATAGACGCCACCGGTCCGTGTTTTGATCGCCTGCCTCCCGAACTTGTGCAGGCGATCCTTTGGCTCGTCGAGCCCCTCGGCCTTGTGGCGTGCGCGCGTGTATCTCACTTGTGGCGCGCTGCGGCCCTCTATATACATGACGCACGGCGGTCTATCCACAACAAAGACTTTCCTTTCAAGCGGCGCCAACAGGATTTTCTGTGGCGCGCAGCATGCGCTGGACACCAGAACCTCGTCGAATGGGCGTGCGCCGAGGCCTGTCCATGGGACACCCGCGCGCCCACCGCCGCCCTACAACACGGACACGCGTCTCTCTTTTATCGTCTCATCAAACTTGGATCGCCGTGGTCCGTTGTGGACTGTCTCGGTGCGGCCGGCGTCCGCGGCGACACTGACGTGCTCCGGTGGGTCATTGCGCGGTCCGATCCGATCGACAATGCCTGCGAGGTCATAGCCAATGTCGCGGGCGCGGGCCACCTTGACGCACTCGTGCTTCTTTCGGGTCATTGCCGTCGTTTTTGTCACGAGTTGTGCTCGTGGTTTACCCTGTCAGATATCGAGGCCGCCGCTATGAGCGGCCGCATTCCATCGTGTCATTGTACCGGTGATGTGGTGCGTCAGACAGCCGCTGGTGGTCACGTGCACGTCCTTGCATGGCTGTACGACCGCGGCTACCGGGGGCGATGGTGTTCGATTGTTGCGGCTGCGCGTGGCGGCCACATTGAGGTGCTCGAATGGTTTGCCGGCAAGGCGCACACGTTTGACAAGGCCATTTACACGGCCGCGGCCGCAGACGGCGGTCGACTTGCGGCGCTCAAATGGCTTCGTGCGGCCGGCTGCCCGTGGGATGATCGCGTGTGCCTTTATAGCGCAACGCGCGGCCATCTCGATGTCCTTGAATGGGCCATTGAGTACGGGTGCCCGTGGCACGCGGAAGCCGCGGCGACGGCCGCTGCCCGCGGCCATTTGAATATCGCTGAATGGTGTCTTGCACATGGGTGCGCGGTAGCCAACGAGATCGATTCGAGATGGCCCGACCTTTATGATGACCAAGAAAATGATGACGGCGACGACATAGAGTACACAGAGACCCTATGCGTGGCCGCACGTCTGGGGCGTATCGACGTCCTCGTATGGTTGCGTGATCACAGTTGCACCGGCTCAGGCCCATGGGTATTTGCCGACGCTGCCGAGAGCGGCTGTGTGGCCGTACTCGATTGGGTGCATGCGCATTGTCGACCATGGGACGCCGAGGCGTATTCCTACGTCGCCGGATGCGGCCACCTCGACGCTTTGAAACACATGCGCGCGTCCGGTTGTCCTTGGGACGAGCGCGTGTATATCGAGGCAGCATCATGGGGTCACCCGAATGTGCTCGTATGGGCGCGCGCCAACGGCTGCCCGTGGAGCGCTGACGCAATGCACCAGGTTGCCGCGTGTGCGCGCATTTCGCCTGATCCGCTTGTATTGCGTTGGATCGTCGAACAGGGCTGCCCCTGGTCTGCCGAGATGGCATCGGGCGTGGCCTGCCGATGCGACGACCCAGAGTTCTTTGCATGGGTCGTCGAGAGAGGCCTTGTGTGGGACCCGTCTGCGTGTGCCGCTGTAGCATCGCGCTACGGACACCTACAGACGGCCAAATGGATCGCCGCCTATGTAGCCACAGTGCAGTCTTGATGACCACGGCACTCGGTATTGGCACGTGTCTTTTTTTTTCCTCAATCCCTTGTGGATCATCACTTTTCCCTGCGTCTTGCATGCGCATCTTCAAATATCACTTTGCCTGTGAGACCTTTTTTCCCCTGCTTGTCTCGTGAAATGGACCTGGCGATGTGTCATCTCAGCGGCGGCAGCACACTCGTTGGTCATTCTTTTCGTGTCTGACGTAAAAAATTGGGGGACACGCACACATAACGTGCTGTCGACCGATTGGCGATTCTGGTCTCCCTTTTTTTCTCATGCGCCAGACCGAGACTGCCGAAAGCGCAGAAACAAGAAAAAAAACGCCAAAACCGTGCGTGGGAGCCTCTGATCTTTGTCAATAAGAACAGGAACAACAGAAAAAGGTTGAAAACACACGAGCCCAACTCGATGAGCGACAGCGACGATGATGACAACGACGACTACGGGTTTAGGCCCCATATGCCGAGCGCGTCTCTGGCCAGTGTGCGTCGAGTGCACTGCGACTGTGTCATTCGAGTGAGCGGCACCAAAGCGGCACCGGACGGCGTCATCGAGGCCCACCGGGCGGTGTTGGCCCGCGCCGCCTACTTTGCCGCATTGTTTGATCACACCGACCCCGATCACATCCAAGAGAGGGACGGCGAGGGCAAGCGCGTTTTCCGCCTCGTCTACACTACCACCGTGCCCTTTTCATGCGAGAGCCTGACGTTTTTGATCCAGTGCCTCTATATCCCGTCGTACGTCGATCGGATCGAAACCTGCGACGATCCAGTCGATGTCGTCCAGGCGTCGCTCTTTCTTGGCATGCCTGCAGCCTATACTGCGGCGTTGATCGAGGCGGTCTTTGTGCGCTTGCTCACGCAAACGGCAAAGAACCCCGGCGCAGACGCCACTGCGCAACTCGGCGCCTTTGTGCTCCACCTGCTTGCAAGCGACATCGAACCGTCTGTGAAAAAGTCCACTGTCGAACGCACGTTGGGCATGCTCAACGAGGGCGACCGCGAGATGTTGTCGGCCAGGCGCGCAGACTTGATGCCCATTCCGTACTATCACCCTACAAATGTCGTGGGCGACGTCACGGTGGATGAAGACGGACGTCGTTGGCGTCGCCTCTGTATCGCCATCGACAATATAGACCCCAAAGGCGCCTCATCCATTACGTGGCAGGGCCTCGTCTTTGGGGCCAAATACCGGTTCACCAACTATGATCGCGAGCCGCTCCTGAGCGTGGTCGTGTCGTGCGCGCCGCAAGGCGAGACGCTCGGTGCGTGGCCTTGGGGCGCCGACGCGCCCGACGGCGCCATCGACGTAGAGGCGCGCCCCCTCCGGCTCAAAGTGCTCGCCTACCACCCAACGTATGGGTCGAGTGCGAAATCGCACATCTACGCTGACATGTCCACATACAAGCGTCCGTCGGACCGAGACAATAAGCGCGCCGCACACGAGGCATCGCTCCCCAAAGGCACCTATCTAGTGCCTTTTGCAGTGAGCCGGACGTCCCACAGCACCATGGCGCGACGAAACACGCTAGAGGCATTCTTGACAAAGTACGAGCACGGCAGCCCGGCCGTACGCAGCCTCGTGGCGTGCGAGGTTGTCATCGAGGTCCAAGAGATTGATTCTTGACACGCGACGCCCATCCTCAAGAGAAAAAAAAGGCGCCTCGACAATGCAGAAAAAAAACACAAACGACTGCTTGCTTCTTTTCCAAAACCTTTTTTTTGTTTGATCAACTCTTTTTTTTTCTCTCTCCCTTTGGTGTGCCTCGTTGGGGAGGCCAGTCGACCAAGTCGCCCAACAAGAAAAGGAAAAAGGGTTTGTTCTGTTTTTTATGTTCCGGCTGTTGTGGTACGATCTTGTGGGCATACAACAAACAAAAAGAGAGTGGAAATAAAGGTCGACGGTGTGTGTCTTTTTTTGCTCCGTTAAATGAGCGATTTTTCTTTTCAGAATACATGCAGCCCTTTTTTTTTTAAAAAATTTTGCGCGTCTTGGTCTGTCCCTTTTTCGCGGATTGCCGTGGGGATTCAGAGGCCGCGCGCGCAAAGAAAGTCGCCCAACAAAGGAAAAAGGCCAAAAGGCGGCGATCGCCATTGCCTGGCGCCGCAGCCACAACACGCTCGGTTTATTCTGTGTTGCCCTAATTCTTTTTTCGTCTTTTTCTCGTCAGTGTGGCGCCACTGCAGTAGTTTCTTTCTCGTGTTTGCCGCAGCAAAGAAAAAACAAAAAACCTCGTAGGAAAAAATATGTGCCCGTATGATTGGCCTGGTACGATCGGAGCGCCCTCGCGCCAAAGAAAAAAAAGACTCGACCGGCAACAGACCCAAAAAGCCTTGCGCAGCGACGATAGGCAGGCCACACCACAGGGAGAAAAGAATTGTCAGCGCCTTGGGTGTGCGACGACTCTTGTGGCCACAACAAAGACACGCCAAATTCCAACGGGGCACCTGCCGCTTTTTTCTTTGTATCTTTTTTTTTTCAAAAGAAAAGAGAGAACCATATCGCTTTTTTTTTCGTGTTTTCCCCTTTGCCGCAATGGACTGTTTTGCCGACGAGATCCTCTTGGCCGTTGCCGCTTGGTTGGACGCACGCGGCCTGTGTGCCCTACAAGCGACATCGACGCGCTTTAATCGCATCGCCCGTGATCCGCACTTGTGGCGTCGCCTTTTCGCGTGCGACTTTGCCGTTTTGTTTCACGCGCCTCTCCAATGGTCGCCCTATGCGCCGTTGGTCGACGACGGCTGGCCGCCTGAAGCGCGTCTCCTCTATGAGCGTGCCGGTCGGTGCGTGCAGATGCCATCCCCGAGTCCCAGCGACGCCGGACTGCCGCCGCCTCTTGCCAGGGCCTTTGCCATGGGCAAGAACTGGCCGTGGGTCTATCGCGCCTGTGCGGCGGCATTTAGACAAAAACGCGGGCGCTGTATTTTGGTGGGCGCCGTTTGCTCGTTCCAAGGCTACGGCGCATCGATCAAACTGTCCAAAACCGAGACGCGCGTCATGCAGTGGACCGAACACGCGCCCGGCTGGAATGTGCGCCACGCGGCCGAATCGTTCAAGTGCGCGGTCGGTCTCTTTTCCCACACGCGCGTGGCCAACGGCGCGCGCCTCTGGGAGGCGTGCGGTACGGAATGCGCCGCGACCCTCCCTGGCCTGGAAGGCGCCGTGAGGATCACCATCCAGACGACCGACCAAGGCGGCCACATCGTCACGGCCCACTGGCCGTTGCCCCGGCGCGCCGCGGTGCGCACCTGCTACGTCAACGGCGATGTGCAGGTGACGCTCGGCGTGTCCAACTGTGCGGGCATCGAGTTTGTCTGTTCGCCGCGGTGCCCCGACGCGCGCTTTGCGGGAAGGGCGTTTTCCGGCCCGTGGACAGTGCTCCATGATCCCGACGTCGTGTTTGACGCGGGGCTGCTCCTGCCGGCGCCTTCCAACCAGGATGCCTCGGCCTTTTGGTACTATGTGCTGTCGGGTCTCGTCGGGTGGACAGACGCAGAACGCCGCCGGGCGCTCAAATACGCAGGCCTGCCGTGTCCGTCGAGAGAAGTGGCCCTCGCCGTTGCCAACACGCTCTCGGCGGTCGGCGGTCCATTGCACTTTACCTCGCCGCTTGATCGAGCAGAAAAGTGATCGTCGGGGTTGTCACCAAAAAGTTTTTGTGTCTCGATCCTTTTTTTTTCTCCCTCTCTTTCTCCCTCCCATTTCAAGCATCGTGGCGCATTGCGCTTGGTGTGTCCAAAGGCGGCACGCCTCTTTTGGGATATCAATCACAAGGAGAACATATTTCCCCTGCAAAAAACAGACGAAAAAAAACATTGTGTACTGTTTGTGTCGTCTGTTTTGCCTCTTTGTCCAAGTCGCCCACAGAGGCCGGCCAAGAAAGCAGAGAAGAAGAGCACGAGAGAAGCCCCAATCCTTCTCGAAAAAGGCGTCGCTTCGGAGCACCCAAATGATTCTAATTTTTATCTTTTTATTTCGTATTCTTTCCCTCCTTTTTTCTCTCTGTTGGCGGGGGGCCTAGGCGCGCGGTGCTCGTGTGGTCGCACAGTCGCTGTCCGACGTTGTCGGCGTCGTTGTCGCCGCTGTCGTTGCCTGGTCCGCTGCCGCCGTCATCTCCATAGACGACTCGATGTCTTTGCCGATTTTGCGATCGGGCGCCAAAACAAACCACGCCGCACCCAGTGTCCACGCATAGGACGCCAACATGACGCCGCCGCCGGCCAGTGTCGTCCAGTTAAAGTAGGCCCCGACGTCGGACGCGGCCGGCACCAACAAGAGCACGCCCAAGGCGCCCGTGTAGCCCGGCAACTGACAGACGACATTGAGGAGCATGGCGTCGACGGGCGTTCCCGACGCTGCCACCAGCCGCTCGATGATGACCCCTCCGCCGGCAAAGGGCACCACGGCGAGAAAGTACCCTAGGCCGCTGACGACCAGAAAAGGCAGTGGCGTGAGGGCGTCGACGAGACCCAACACGCCGGCCACCACCATGAGCGCACCGGCAACGAGCCCGAGCATGTTGACCAGCATAAAGGCACGCCGATTACCGCGCAAAAAGACAAAGGGCGCGTACAGAGCGCAGGCGCCGAGACACGCGGGCACGTCGGCAACGATCCAGTACCACCATGGCGCATCGGCACCCAAGAGATCCGTGGCAAAGATATCGCGGACGCCACGCACGGCCTGGAGCACAGTGTTGTTGACGGCCAGACCCAGCAGAGGCGCCCAGTGCTGGCCGAGCCACTTGAGGTCAGTCGACAAGGTGCCGCCGGTACGTCGCACGCGCGCAACAGCATCGGCCTCGGTGGCACGCGGGCTCATGGCCAGACCCGCAGCGGCCACCAATAGGGGCGGCAGCGCGAGCGCGCTCACGGTCGCGGGCATCCATCGGTAGGCATCGCCGCCCACGTCACTTAGTAAACGATCCTTGACGGCGGGTGCAATGGCGCGCGAGAGCGACGACGATACGAGCATGCATGCTGTGGCCGCCGGCATGAGCGCGTCGGACGCACGACGCCCTTGTGCATAGCCAATGTAGACGCAAAAGGTCCACGAAAAGAAAAACGAGCCCAGGAATCGACTCACCACGCGCACGGTCACGTCGTCGACGGCAAACAAGAGGTTGGGCACGGCCGAAAACAAGAGGGCAAACACCACAAGGCCGGCCGGACGCAACCAGCCGCGATTGATGGTCCGCCGTACAGGTCCTATGAGCGTTGTGGCAAACCCAAGGGGCATGGCAGCGGCTCGGGCAATCGACATGAGAGCCTTTGTCGAATAGGGACCGTCGCCCGGCCGATCGGCAATCTCGACAGTGAGCGCAAACACGACAAAGTTGGGAATGAGCGCCGCGAGCCAATACAGTCCGGCCGCCGGTGCCATCCATGCCGCCGTCGCCCACATTCGATCGCCCACCCATTGTCGTGTCGACCGCCATCTTTCGCGTAGGCCGCCTTTGGTCGCGACAGGCGCACCGGCGCTGTCATTTGGCATCGAGTCTTGATTGTCCTTTTCTTGCCCACCCATTCCGTGCGTGTGTGTGCGCTCTTTCCCCCGGTGGGTGCCTCTCTTTTGCTTGCGTCTATTTTTACCTCTCTCGCCGCATTTTGGGCTTTTTTTTAGAACCGTGCCCCCGCGACGTCATAAATTTGCGCGCATGCGCTAAATAACCACAGGCGCCGTTTGCCCGTATACCTTTTTCCTATCTCTTTGGTCCGTGTGCCAGTGTTTGCCTGTGTGCTTTGGCAGAGAGTTGACCCACTCCTGGCACAGACCTCGCTCGACATTGTTGGGCGCGCATGCCTCGTTTTTTTGTGTGTTTTCCTTGGCTCAACCGACGGCCTAGCGCCTACGCATGGACCACCACGGATAGCCCTATTTTACATACGCTTTTTTTTGCTCTCTTTGTCCATGCCAATGCCGATGCCACAGGTGGCTCGACCCTTTTTCGTCACAAAAAAAAAAGAAAACTGCACACAGACAGAAACCCAAATCTATTTTGTGTGTGTGGCTCGGCGGCGGGTGCCCTCTTTTTTTTCTCACATCGGTGTTGCCTTTATTCGTGTGTGCGCATGTGTGCGCCGAGTCTTTTTGATTGTCCTTGTCATTGGTGCGCGCAAGAAAACAACACAATGACAGCGGCGCCGGGACGACAGGCGCACCCCGGCAAAGTGCGCAACAACAGAGCAAGCGCGTGGCGTAAATTAAAAAATTCTTAAAAACATATGCGGCCTCTTTTTTTTTGGATCTACTTTCTTCTCCAGACACCACCCACTGGTGCCTGTGGACCAATCGAGACAGTGTGTGCACGCTGTGGCCCGTCTCTCTTTCCCCCCCCCCCGTGAGGCCAAGAGAAAAGAGGGCGCGCAAAAAAGGGAAACCCACATAGTGCAGGGGAAGCAAGGAAAAAGCCCAACCGACAGTGGCGACCATTGTCATTGCACAGAGCCTCTCCTCTCGGCGACGACAAGGGCGCTGGTAACAATGGCAACGGCATCAAAATCGACTGCACAGGGGAGTATGGACGTATCGGCGTGGACCACAAGATGGTGTCGTGTCCTCGTCCTGTCTGTGATTGCTGGCATGCTGATCGGGGGACCTCCAGCTGAGGCGTCGCCCCATAGCGGCTGCAGTGTGCGCGCCTATGCCGACTCGTGCGTGGACGCCTGTTGCGTATGGTGTCCCGCGTCAAATGCTACAACCACCACCAACATCACCGGTCTGGGAATGGAGATGACGGCGGCGGCGGCGACGTCGCATGGGTCGTGCCATGATCGCAGTCAGGCGCCCTGTGGCGCAGCCGGCGTATCGCGCCCGTCTTGGGAATGTTATGTTGAACTGGGGGTGGCGCTGGGCATACTTGCCGGTGTGCTGGCGTCGGGCGCGGGCCTGTGCTACGCACGTCGCTGGTGGGTGCGCCGTCGTGCCGCCCGACTCGGTGGCGCTGTCGTCACGAGCGCGCGTTCTAGAGAGCGTTCCGTCACCATGGTCGATATCCCCTACGCTGAACTAGAGGGCGGGCGCCTGGCCTATTATGCGTCGCCCTATGCACTGGCCGGCAACGTCGAGCACGCGTTGGACGATGACGGCGACAAGACGGATCATGCGCGCATGGGCAAATGTCAGACCCAATAGATCACACACAATCCTGGCGGCTTGCGTGAGCCACCTCGCTTCGCCGATACGGGCGTGCGCCCGCACAAGAGGCGATGCGCGCGCCTGCCATGTCATTTGACGTCGTATTTGTGGTCCTCTTGCGCCAGACAACCAAAAGAGAGTCGAGAGTGTTTAGAAAAAATAATAATATACGTTAAAAAAAAGAAACAGTCAAGGGGGGACAAAGGGGCCAGAGCAGGGTCGGGGGCGCGGCCTTGCGCGCGCCCACACCCAGATACAGGCCACGGGATGCAAGGCACGAGTTCGTAGGGCCACGGTACTCAAGCGGCGACAGTAGAGGACAAAAAGGACGCCAAACTTCTTCACCTTTTTGCCAGCCATGTCGCGCAAACACGATCGGCGCCCAGTGGCCTCGTCCTCGTCTTCTTCTTCGTCGTCCTCTTCCTCTTCGTCATCGTCTGCGTGCAAAGGTCCCAAAGTGGTGGTGGTTAGCACGCGCGAGGAGCCTCGCCCGCAACCTCGTCCCCAGAGTCGTGGCTGCCCGCAGCCTCGGCCCGTGTGTCGATGCCCGCTGCAACAGGGCGGGTGCAACGTCCGACGGGGAAGCCAGAGAGGCGACGATGATCGAGATGATGATGACGACGATGACAATGAGTTTGCCAATGGCAATGGCGCTCGCAGGACAAACTTTAGTGTGATCCCCATTCCAGGTCCTCCGGGCGCGCCTGGCGCGCCGGGCATCGGTACGGTGGGTCCCGCGGGTCCGCCCGGCCCGCCCGGCGCCCCTGGTGCGCCTGGTCTGCCCGGACCTGTGGGTCCTGCAGGCCTGCCCGGCACGCCAGGCGGCGTGGGTCCTATCGGGCCGCCCGGTCCCGCTCTGGCGGCCATTGGCTTTAGCGGCATCATCGCCGCGCCAGGCGCCATCGCCGTGCCGGCGGGAGGCACCGTGGCCGTGGGTCCCTTTTCCACGACCATCCGAACCGGGCTCTACGACACGGGGTCCTTTGACGGCACGACCTTTACGGCGCCCTTGTCGTCGTCGTACCGATTCAGCGCCGGCATTCTCATCCCCGACACGATCATCACCGTCCTCGGCCAGACCCTGACGCTCAACCTGATCGTGACGCCCGCCGGCGGCGGCCCTGTCTCTACTGTGCGCAGCAACTCGATCCCCATCGCCATTGGTCCGCTGATTGGCGTGGGCTTTGCGGGCAACACGCTCTTTGTCAACGCCTCGCTCGACCTCGCGCCCGGCGACGCCGTCTCGCTCACGCTCACCAATACGACGCTGGCGCTCATCACGGTGAATCTGGGTTCGACTGGCGACCTGTCGGCCAACTGGTTTGACGGCAACGCCACGGGTCAGCCGGCCGTCGTGCCCTAGATAACCAGACGACGCGCGCACGCGATCGCAATCGTGACACTCTTTTGGTGCTGTTTTTTAGTTAGTCGACGGGCGGCCGGGCGTGTGTGTGCTCCCTGGCTCGCGTCCGTCCTTCTTTTTTTTTGTTCGTCTTTGTTGTTGTTGTCGGGCGGACGTTGCGCACTGGGGCGCATTGCCGCGTCGCGTGCCTGTTTCCAACCGCAACATTCCCCAAACAAGAACAACCAAGACAATAAGAAGAGCACAACGAGACGGGGACAAAGGAAGGACCATCACGCTTCGCCCTCTTGCGTGTTGTTTTCGGACCCCAATCCAAAAAAAAAAGAACAAAAAAGAAAAGAAAATGGTTTCTTGCGCAAGGCGCCAAAGGCCGCCGACTGAAAGAGAGGAAAAATGTTTTTTAATGAAAAAAAGACAGAAAAGAGATGGGGGCCAGACGAGTAGGTGCAGCGAGAGCGCCAAGACTCTCTTTGACTGCGCTCGCCTCTCTCTTGTTTTCTTTTTTTTTTCCCTTTTTTTTTGGGTGGGCTATGGGCTATGGGCTTGCGTCGCCTCAAAAGCACGCCAACCAGCCTCTCTCTCTTTCTCTCTTTTTTTGCTTCTCGTCTCTGCGCATAAAAAAAGAAGAGGAGAGAATGACAAACCTTTTTCTTTTTCATTTTCTTTAAAATATTCTTTTGGGTGCATGGGATTGGGTCCCATGCGCGACGTCACTATTTCCGTCACGCAAGGCGATTAAAAGAAATGAAAAGAGAGAAACAGAAAGAAACAGAGAGAAACGTATAGCGCGACAGGCGCATCGCGCAAAGGACCAGCAGAATAATCTTTTTTTTGTAGTGCCCCGTGATACGCAGCGGCGATGCCAAGATCCACCCAAAAAAAAGAAAGACACAAAAAACAAAGGAGGCCACCTTTTCTTTCTTCCACACGCATCACTCTTGCGACGACGGCAAGAAAGAAACAAAAAAAAAGCAAAAGAGGTCTCTCTCGACAGAGCATAGAACAAACACCCAAGATGTCCAATTCATCAACTGCGCCCCTCACGCAGGCTCTCGCCGACCAGATCAACGCTCTCTGCTCTCAGGTAGAGGGTCTCTCGGCGGCTCTAGGTGCCCTGGCGCTGAGCGCCGGCGCGACCAAGGATGCGGCAACAACTGTCCAGATGACGACGACGGCGGTGGCAAACGCCCAGGCTGCGGCAGCAAAGCCCGCCGTATTTTCGACGGCATCGCCCTACAAGAGCCTCCCGCGGTCGTTGGTCGCCGGTGATTACTGCACCCATGGAGGCAGTGCCGAAGATGAGTCGCACATGACCCTGACCCAGTTGTTGGCCCTGCTGCGCAAGGCGCGTCCGGACGCGACGGTGACCATGGGCGCGTGCTGCACGCCCAAGGTCTTGCGCGTGTATCCGGCTTCTCACCGAGTGCATACAATCGCCGGACGCGGCTATGTATACCGCGTCGCGGCTGTTGCGTCTGCGCCCACCGACCCCAATCGAGAGGACACGTCGGGCACGTTTTTCAACGCGCTCCAACTTGGACCGCAGCCTACCACAGTCGAGGTCCTCATCGAGGACCTGGATCCTTATATGCGCGACGCACCCGACGCCATCATGCTCACGCCGTCGGGACTGGCCTCGCTCACGATCAAAGAGGACGACGCATCGCAAGGAACCTTGCCTGTGTTGACGCGCCGTCAGTTGAACGATTTTGTCGAGTGCGACCTCAACCCGTTTGACACGGATCCTGCGGGCAACAACGCCGTCGACGAGATCGTCGCCACGGCCAAGGCGCAGCTGGCGGCGCGGCGCCCGTTGGCCGCCATTGCCACTGATCTGGGGCGCGCCTTTGCATCGGGCGGTCTCGCCGCCGTAGACCTCTTTTACGTGCCCGCTGCCAGGACCCGCGCAGCGGCCGACATCACCGGCGTCAACCACACCGACTACGGAAGCCTCTTGACATTGGCCGAGTTTAGGCGTACGCACGGGCGTACCATCACCGACGCACACATTCAAGCCTTTTACCGGCCCGTGGCGCCTGCTGATGTGTCGCAACCCGTGAGCCCGCTGGCGCGTGTGCTCTCGTCGGGTTGCACCAACATTGCCGACCTCTATGCCCTGCTCGATGATCACGCCCTTTCCCACTGAACGGAAACGGGGAAAAAAGGCCCTCCAATGCTCCCATCTCTCTCTCTCTCTCTCTCTCTCTCTCTCTCTCTCTCTGGAATGACTTGGAGAAACAGAGAGGGAGAAACACCAAAAAATCAAAAAAAAGACCCACGCAATGCAAAAATATCAATCTTGTGATACGCCTTTTTTCTTTGTATGCCCTTTTTTTTCTAAAAAAAGAAAGAAAGGCCCGGTGTTTGGACACACTGATAAATCGCTAGTCATGAAAAAAAAAAAGAGAAGAGACTAGAGGACAGCCTGCATGCTGCGCATGGTGCCATAGTCGGTTGTGCGCAGCCAGATAGAACGGGAATTTATTCAGTTATTGGCTGCCATTGCGCGGTGGCGCTCTAGGACGCGCACAGCGGCATCAGTCGCGTCGTGGCACAGCTGAAAAGGCCCCAACAATTCTAGGGTCAAGTCGCCTTGTAGCCCAAGGGCGTCGGCGGCGTCGACGAGATAGGGCATGTCGTCGGGAGTCATAGCGCGGCCACATGTTTGGGCTACGCGCTGTGCCGCGATCAGGGCCTTGACTTCGTCGGGGGCCGTCATGTTGCTCAGCAGCACCGTGGACGCAGAACCGCGGGCAAGGGCGCGCGCCGAACGTAAGGCGAGCGTGGGCGTATCGCGCGTCAAAGGGTCCAAGTGCTCCATGACCTGGTTGATACCGCGCTCGGTTTCGAGTTCGGTGGCGAGTCTGTGCTTATCGAGTTCGGCAACGAGCCATCGGGCACCGGGTCGCGAATTGTTGAGCAGGGCCGACCGGGCCACGGGCGCAACCTCCCAAAGGTCTCGGAGCACGGCTCCCGCGGGACCATAGAGGCCGCCAAAGGCTACGGGTACCGCGATCTGCTCAAAGAGCGCGCCCAGCGCACGATCGTCGTTGAGTAGGTCGCGCATATAGGGCGACGCGTCTGCGGGCATCGCCTCTGGGTAGCGCGTGATATCGGTGGCGCATTCGAGCGCTCCTCTTGCATCCGGCGCTCGGCGGCAGGCCATCGATGCCAACACACGCCCTCCCGCAAGAAGCAGAGCCACAATGGGGTGGTTGTTGTCGCGGCCGTTGCGCGTCGCCGCGAGGTAATATTGTTGTTGCTGTTGTTGTTCTTGTTGAATGTTGTAGGGATCGTAGGCTTCGTAGGACGGCGCCAACGTGGCCAAGTCGACCATGGTAGGTCGGCGCGTCTCATAGGGCGCCATGGCGGTGTACGCTTCATAGGCACCTTCAAAGGCGCTGGAACCGGCTCGGGCTCTCCACTCTTTGGTCGATGTATTAGCCCAACGGCGCGCGTCGGCCTCGGCCGCTACACGCCAAACCGCATCCACGGAATCGCCTTCCGCATCGACATCAAGATCGGGTGCCAGCACGGCAACGGCTTGCGCGATCGATGCCGGCGTCGGCGGACGACCCAACAGCGCGTAGAGCACAGGGAATTGCTTGTAAATAGGCGCCAATCTGCTCCACAAGGGTTCGTAAATGGCCACGAGCGTGGCGCAAAGGGACACAGGATCCTTGATGGTGATGTGGGCGCCCTTGGCGAGCGCCTGAAGGAGCGCGACATCGCCCGCGCCATCCAAACAAGTGCTGCGCAGGCGCTCCATCAGCAGCGCTGGAGAAAACGGATCGATCGCGACAATTTGGCGTCTCGTCGTCGTCTTAAAAAGGAGCGTAGCGAGCGCGCTTTGATCGGGACATGGCCTGTTTGCTGTCGTTGCTATTCAACAAATTTCGACTTGTTTTTGGCCTTTTTTTCCGAATAGTTTGTCGCCCGAGACGGTGGCGCCGCAGGCAGCTATCTTGTGTTTCCTACTAGAGGCAACGCTTGCGCCGACAGTTTACACGAAAGGGTGCCACGCACACAAATCGGTGGGCGGCCACGCCTTGCATGTTGCTTGGCGGCACTGTAGTCCATCTCATCAAGTACAGGGAAGAGACACCTAAACCGCACACATACACACAACAAGATCAGAAAAATACAAACAAGAAAAGAAGAGAGGACATACAAATCCAAGCCGGCGACGCCGTTTATTGCTCTTGTGTTTTTTCTGCCGACTCTTTTCGGGGGCACACCAAAGCACACAAGCGCGAGTCGAGGACAGACGGCGCAGTAGACGAAAGCGGCGGATAGGAGGGAAAAAAAGACACGACATCTTTTTTTCTCTCTCTCTTTTTCCCCCGGCGTTGGGTTATCGGTCTACGGTGGCACCATGACGGCGGCGCCAGCAACAACAAAGGGCGAAATTAAAGTGCGATTCAGGGAAGCCAGCGGAACGGGGTGTCTAGTGCGTACCGGCGAAAAGAGGCCCATTGCGGTGGGCGCGTGCGACTCGCCAGAAGCGCAATGGCTCGTGCGGCATCTCCAGACGGGCAACGGAGCGAGGATCGTGTCGGCCCAGGGAGGCGACTGCGCCGACATCTACGACCCACAGAGTCCCGTCCCCTACACGTGGCCGTGCCGCGATGGCGTTGGTCTCTCGACAGAGCCGCCCGTGAACCAAATTTTCGATGGCGGATCGTTGGGCTCGTGGAGGGGCATCCCTCTGTCGGTACCCTCACCAGAGGGAGCGTTGCGTTACGGCGTCGGCGTCCCCGGCCGCTGGTTGACCGAGCCATGGGCAGCAGCACCTGCAACGGCGACGGTAGTGACGGTCACTGGGCCGCCACCAGAGGCACAAGAGTCGCCAACCAAAGAGGTGGCGGCCGTCATGGCCAACCCCGATGACACCCCCGCTGCTGCCCGGCTGGCGGCCTGGGTCGGAGGGTCAGCGGAAAGGAGAGGACGCGCGTGGGACGAGATCGTGCGACTGGTGGCGGCACACCCTAACGTGTTCCCAACACGCGGTGTCATCCGACGTTTGGGCGCGTACGCCTACCTCGACGTGCAAGACGACGGTGCATATGTGACACGCGTGCCTGCCGCTTTGGACGCAGTGGAACGCGGCTACGGCGTTGCTAAACTCTTGCAAGCGCCGTCACCGCCCGGCTGGCAACAGTACCGAGTATACGCCCCGCCGAGCCCGGTGGGTACACACGTGACGCTGGGCGGCGCATCGCCGCCCCCGTCGTGGCTCGGCCAAGAGGTGAGGTTTCGCGTCGAGGGCCTACTGACGTATTTGCATGACCGCCTTGGGCGCGCGCCATCAGGCTTTGATCCGCGCTTTTATCCTTATCGATGGTACGTGATGCCGGTGACACTACTTGATCCGCCACTGGCCGGACTTTTTTGGAGCGACCCGCCCCACATATCAGTGGGTGTGCTCGGTCGCCGTGCGTGATCGTATCGCCTTTTTCCCCTTTTCTTTTCCCCCTTTTTCGGGTGTTGTCTCTGCTTTGTCCTTGCGATTGCCGGCGTATCTACAAACACTAGAGTAAAAGAAAGAGACGACAAATGAATGAGGGAAAAAAGGTCAACTGGGTTTTTTATTCACGCCCTCTTTCTTTGGTGGTCTCTTTCTAGTCAGTCGAGCCGATCACCAGGATTGTGCCATGGGCACTGGTCCTCCCTTGTCGACCACGGATTGTGTACCGTTGTAATGGACAGCGACTAGGAGCGCCGACTAGCGCCCAAGAGACAGCCGCGCCCCACGACGGCCTTGACGTCGACATGAACCAGGGCGCCCTTGATGGGTAGCGCGGTGATGCCCACAATGGACGAGGTGTACTCGTCATTGTGCGCGGCGGCCATGATCCTGTCGCGCTCGGCAATGAACGCCGGGAACGTGTCGGCAATGTCGACCAACGAGGCGTTGATCGAGACAATGTCCTCAAGGCCGCGGCACCCGGCCTCAATGAGTGCGGCGCGCACGTTGCGCAGGGTCTGACGCGTCTGCTGGCGCGCGTCGCCGGGCACGAGCCTGATGCCGTCGCCATAGGCCCAGATGCCGGCCAGCGTCACCTCTTTGCCATAGCGCACAGCGATCGCATTGTGCGCCTTGCCGCCGAGCGCCGCAACGAGACCGGGCGGCTTGGGATAGGCCCTGACGCAACCGCGCACCCACTTGGATTCGGGCGTCACGTGGTCATCGTCGGTCCGGCGGGCGTTGTGCCTTTCCTTTTTCGCATGCTCGGCGTTGGCCTCGTATTTGTCGCCGTCGCTGTTGTCATCGTCCCACTCGTCGTCTTCCTCTGGGACCCGTCGTTTCTTTTTCTCCTTGTCCTTCTCTTGCTTGGCGGCGAGTACGTGGTACCTGTCCTCGATGGGGTCGGTGAGAAAGAGCAGACACCCGCGACCGACAACGGCGCTGACGTCGAGGTGCACCAGACCGCCGGCGATCGGGAAACCGGTGATGCCCACAATCGATGACGTGTACTCGACACTGTCGCCCATGATGGCGCGGCGCTCGGCAATAAACGGGTCAGCCGTCGCAGCAATGTCGACCAACGACACCACCATCGATGTAATGTCTTCGAGTCCACGACAGCCGGCGGCCACGAGCGCGTCGTGCACGTTGCGGAACACTTGTTTGGTCTGGGCGCGGGCACGCGCTTCGATCGACAGGCTCTCGTCGTCGTCGGCCACCAAGAGGCCATGTCGCCCATAGGCCCAAATGCCCGAGAGGGTCACCTCCTTGCCGTAGCGCACCGATTGCGCATAACAGAGGGGCTCGTCGAGCGCCACCGCCACGCGCTTGGGCATGGGCTTGGACTCGACGCACCCGTTGGGCACATGGCGCTGCGTCTTGGGAGCAGACGACTTGCCGTTGCTGTAGTTGTTGTTGCTCTTTTCGCGCTGCATATTTGTTGTCTGTCGGTCTGTCTCTTTTTTTCCCGCTGTCGGTTACTTGCCGTGCGTGCGTGTGTCTTTTAGGCGCAACAACAAAAAAAGCGAGCGGCAGGCGCTGACGAGATGGGGGAAAAAGAAGGGCAAAAGATGAAAAGAAAGGCGTGGGGTAGTGCTCGTTGGTAGGCGCGCCTTTGCCTCTAAACTGGCCCACAACATGTGTGTCGGATGACGTCCACGATCCGACAGACACTGGGGTCCTTCGTGGCGGAACCCGATCGATTGGACGACAACCTCGACAGGGCGCCACCTCGCCTCATGCGTGTCTTTGGGTCCTCTCACGGCACGCCGCGCGCTCTTGTGCGCCCCATCGTGTTTCTCTATTTTTTTTCCTTGCACTTTGCTTTTTTAAACTTTTTCCCCCTTGCCATGTGCGCACGGTCCACATCACACGAGCGCAATTGCTCGACGAGGAGGGGGGAATCACATTTCATAAGGACCCGTCGGTGCGTGTCCGAGCATCTCGGCAGCACGCGACACGCAAAGGATTGGATCAACCAAACACTAACGCGACCCTTTTTAATGATCGGTTCCCAATTTACTGCCCTCTTTTTTTTTCGTCATTCCAAAAGAAGGAGGCACGGCACAAGAAAAAAAAGAAGACCGCGTGACGGGCAAGGACCAAAAGGGGACACACAACAGGCGCACGGGCGGGTGCACAACAACAACAGCAGAGGGTGGCATTCATTTTTTTTTTCAAAAAAATAAAGAAAAAAAGAGAGACAGGACAGGATGACCGGCATGCGGCAGCGCTAAATTCCGCACACACGCACACACACACAGTAGATTTTTTTTCGTCTATCTTCGCGTCACAAGCAGCGTGGCAAAGGCCTCGGGACAGAGATCGAGCGCGTGGCGCACTGGCGCCAAAATGTCGGCGAGCATGCGCGCAAGCCGACTCTGTTTGGGGCCCTTGTCGGGCGCCGCATGCGCAAGTCCGTCGGCGACGCTCTCCCACAGATTTTGAGCATAGGCACGACGGTTGGTCGCGCGTCGCACTGCCGCGTAGACCATGTCGTAGAGCGGCGTAAAGGAAGGCTTTTGCACGGTACCATCTTCGCCGTCACCATCGCAGACGGCATCGACGAGTGCGGCGGCGAGTACCTCGACGCGGTCCTCGTCGTGCGTGTTCCATTCGCCTCCTCCCATTTTTTTTCCTTTTTTTTTCCTGTATTCCTCTCGCAGAGGTCGTATGGGTGTGCGAGGTCGTCCGTCGTGGGCGGCGCCTTTTGTTCCTTGTCCTCTCGCGACCTCTCTTTTTTTCTTCTTCTTCTCTTTCTTTCTCTGTGCGTTCTCTGTCTCTGCGTCTGCCAGATGCCGACCCTCTCAAGGACACACACGCAAGACAAGAAAAAAGTCGCACGAGAGAAGAATATCCAAAAGAGGCGAAAATGAAAAGCGACGCGCGCGGTCGTCCCTGGGTGCCGTGTAAGTTTCCCTTTGTGGTTGCGTCATCTTTTTTTCTTCGCCCGTTGTCTCTGGCCGCGCCCTTTGGCGTGTCGTGGTGCGCCCTCGGCGGTCGCCTCACGGACCCGACCCGCCATGCACATTCGGGTCTGCATTTGTCTTGAAAAATCAAAAATAAAGAGGAGAAAATGGGCTCCGGGATCGTGATAGGCGCGCGCAAAAGAAGACAAGGGCCGGATAGACCGGCACGCGACAACAGGAACAAATTCGCATTGTCACTTGGTGCCATGGGGTAACACATACGGGGCCGAGCGCCAAACAGAAAAAAGGCACAGGAGGAAAAAAAAAGAGAAACATACCTGGGCGCTGGCATCACGCAAGAAGCGATTGTTTGGCAGGCACAGGGCAAAGAAAAGGGTCGAGTGCTGACAAAACTCTGGGCGCTTTTTTTGTGCGACCACAAAGGCGCGTAAAGGAGACCCGATCCAAAACCCGGTCACAAACATCACGGCTCCACCTTTTTTTTAATCCTGCGGTTCCAGAAAAAAATTTCCGCACGGTCCACACGCACGAAAAAAAAGTCGCTCGCACTGTCTAGACAAAAGTAAAAAAACAGAAAAGAGGAAGAGGTCCCTGCGCAAGCACGAAAGAAAAACAAAGACAGACAGCAAGTAAGAAAAAAAAAGGCGACAAGGCGATCATTCACCGAGCGCCAAGGAGGTAGAGTAGGGGCCGAAGAGAAAGACCATACCATGAACGCAAAAGGGTGGTACAGCACAAAGACGCTCGTCAACACGCGCACGAGCAACGTGAGCGCAACCGTCGTCCATCGACCCGCGCGCTTTGTCGACTCGCAACCCGAGGACGACGACAGCACCAAAGGTCCCACAACAATTTTGGGGCCTGGCGAGGAACCGCCCTTTGCGCTGGTCCCCCTGCGCAAGCGTCCCTTTCCTCGATCGCCCTCAGAGCCCACCTCACCACGCAAGCGCACGCACGCCGCCCAAGATGTTTGCGGTATCGACGATACCAAGCCATGTGTACAAGATTTTTCGCCCTCTGCCGTCGTTGGCGTGGACGCGTACAACCAGATCAACCACGCTGCGAATCGTGGTAAGGCTGAGGATGAGGACGACAGCAACGCATTTGACAAAAGCGCGTCCGATGACCAAGAAAGAGAGTCTACACGGAGCGCATCCTCCTTTGGTTGCGATGACAAACTCGACGATTCTGATGATGGTGACGATGATGGTGATGATGGTGATGGCCAAGGCAACAGCCCTGACCAATACGGTTATGACAACGACGGCGACGCTATGGATTCCAACGCCAATGACAGTGAGCAACTCGGCGACAATGACGACCACGATGACTGCGATGAACGCCATCGCAGGCACTGGACCACATCTGGTGGCGACATGGGCGTCAGGCATACCATGCATTGGGACGACAACAGCGATGGTGGTAGCGGCGGCGACGACATGCCCAGCGCCGCAGATTGGAAGCGCTCCCCGGCGGCGGCAACCGCAGTGTGTCTGCGCGCAGAGGAGCGGCGCCTTCAAATGCTCTGCAAGGTGCACGAGGCCGTCCTGCGACAGACTGAAGCGGCGCTCGACGGCGTGCGCTTTGCCATTCGGCGTCTCGAACGCATGCACCGTCAAGACGCCTGAAGCAGTGCCCGGCCAACGCCTCGCCTCTCTTTTCCTGATTTTGTATCGCTTTTTCCTTATTTTTATTTTTTATGGTGCTGGTTCGCGCACAACAAAAAGAAGGGACAAAAAAACAATTTTTTGGGGACCTGCTGGTTTCTTTTCTTGCAGAGGCCGCCGCCTAGACAAACACAGAACGCCACCAGGACATATCGCCGCTGTCGTTGATCATCGCGTCATTGTCGTCTCCATAGGTCTCGTACTGTTGGCCGATGGCCTGATCAAGGTCGAGGTCACTGACGGGATTCAACTGCGGGAGATGGATGCGCAACTGATGATCGTCGACAGGCGTGGCTACAAGACCACGCGCCAAGGCCATATCCTCAACGATACGCAACATGAGAGCCTCTTCATAGGCCGTCATCGAGAGCGGCTGGAGGCGCAACAGATTGCGCCACGTTTTGGCCGTTTGCTCATAGACCTCGTACGTGTCCAGCAGGACACCAGCCGGACTGGTCTCGGCCGCATCCAAGATGGCGGCGATGGTGGGGCCCCAGATGTCAATGGCGCGTGGCCCTATCTCAAACACCAAAGGCGAGCGATTTGCAGCGTGGACTGCGAGCACGCCGCACTCGTCAAAGAGACGCGCGGCGACGGCTTCAAACAGTTCATAGTCGTCTTCGCTCTCGGCACGCACCTGCATGCGGTCGGCGGCAGTTTCGTTGGCAAGTGCATCGCAAATGGTCGTCGTCCATGCCTGGACACGCGCTTCAAACGCATCGTACCCGCTGTCGTCGCTGTCGCCTGTAAAGTTCATGGTGTGGCGGGAGCGTTGTCGTTGTCACCGTTTACCGCAACACTGTCCCTTTTTTCGGTCGCCGCAGGGACGGCCCCGACCATGCAGAACCAGGCCGTTCGAGGCGCCGACCAGGAACAAAGAAAAGGGAGCGCACCAAGCGCAAGACGTGCCTCTTGTGCTCTTTTCCACAATACTTTTTCTCCTCTCTGTTTCCTTTTTTTCTTTCTAGAAGGGGACTCGCACAGAAAAAAATTGGCCGGCTTTTGTGGGCGCACGAGCGCGGTTGGCCTTTGCGTGTGGAGAGGGAAAAAAAAGAAAAGGACGCGCCAAGGGTTTGGCTGACCAAAGCACACATGCAAAAAAATTGAATTTATATAGGATCCAATGGGCACGAGACAAAGAAAAAAAAAGCCGGTGTGAAGTAAACAAGAGACCAAGAGAACCCGGCACGCCACCAAGCAAACAAAGAGGCAAAATACAGACAGGTCGTGAGCGCGCCCAGGAACAAGTGAAAGAGACAACCACAAAAAACCGACCACAACCACACACGACAGGAAAAGAGTGAAAAAAAAGAACAAAAAAAAGGACGATGGACCGTCGTCGCATCCCTGTGGGTTTATGTGTGCCCAAAAAGACACGGACAATTGGCGTAGGTCAGAGTCGGCATCGGCGCACGGCGCTGAAACACACCCGCGCAGTAAAGAAGCCATCTCACGACGATGCTAGGCATGTGTTCTGTCTCACTGACCTTCCCAACGAGTTGGTCGAGGCCATCCTGCGTCACCTGCCCGGCCGTGACCTCGCAGCGGCGGCGCTCGTGTGCACCGCCCTGCACCGCGTGTCAGATTGCGAGCGTATATGGGAGGCCGCCTACCGGCGCGACATTGATGCCGACGGTCCGCCAATCCAACATAGGGATCACCTCGCCTATGGCAAGAGCACGCGATGGCTCTATGGACTCATGCGCCTTCCCGAGGGCATTTTGCGCGTCGGACCCACCGGACGGCTCACGGGCCGGCTCACAAGGCCTGACGGCATCACATCGGGCGAATTCACCGTGGGTCCACCTACGCCGACTACGCCACATGCACTCTTGCTCGACGGTTATGGCGCCAACTTGACCCGAGACACGACAGGAGGGTCGACCCTACACGAGGGGTTTTTCAAGTGTGGGGCACAAACCGATAGAGGGCGCTACGCGTCCTTTTCGTCAGAAGGAGACTCGGTCACAGGACCTCAGACGAGGGTTGCCAAGCTTGTGCGATGTGGACCCATCCAAGACGGCCTTCATCATGGCATTTGCCGCAGTGAATGGGCCAGCGGCGAATACGCGGTTTCCGAGTTTGTCCGCGGGGCCATATCAGGTCGTTCCCTCCATGTCACACCCGACGGATATGTGCGCTCTGGACAGAGAAAGGGTGACGTCTGGAACTCGGGACGAGGCGTCGAGCGCCTGGCCGATGGCACGCTGAACGAGTATGCGCCTGGCCGTGGCAATCGAGACAACATGTCTATCCTTGTGTCGCGCGCTCCGCGCGGTCTGACGCGTCGTGCTCTGCCGTCCCTCGGCCCGTCGCAAGATGCCAGCGAGCACATCATTGACTATGGACTTGGTCCGGATGCAACAGTGTCGACAGACGGTGCGGGCAACATGCGCGTGCAAATGCGCGGCTATGTCATTGTTGCCGATCGCAAACGCATTCTCTTTGTCGCTGTCGACGTTCAGCATAACGATCGCGTGGCCGCCGGTCGCCGTTGGATTGCCAATATGTCATCATGCCCCTCGAAAGACGCGGTATCTGTGTTGGACGACCTGGCCAATTTGGTATCCTCTAGGCGCAGCACATCTTCTGCGATCAACGCCATCGTTGGATTATCGCATGCGACATACAACGATCTCTCGGCCATTTTCGACGGTGCCGGTCTTGAGACGACTGTGCCTTGCCAAAAGGACGAGACCAGAGACGAGACAGCAAAAGGCAGAAGAGACCGTGTCGCCGTGTCCTATGGCGTCGCACTGATGGCCGATAATGGTCTACCGGGTACCGGACCGCATGTCCACTGTTTTCTTACAGGCGGCATGGTGTCCGCGCAAGACTGTACACTCTATTCGAGCGGTCGCCTTTACGACGCGGGCCGACTCGCAGAGTGGACTCGCTTTGCACGGCACGATCCCGAGACTGGCGATCCCGTTCTGGCGCCTACAGGTGGTATTTTGTGGAATGATTGGATGTGCGCCGCACCGCCCCCTCTTTTGGCTTGGGCCACACGCGACGTGTTTACGACACTCGCGCTGACTGCCAAAGACAACAAAGGATGCATGGTAACCAACGAAGCCTTGGTTCGCCATGCGGTGGCCGAGTCTATGGGCATCCCACTCCGACCAGGTCTCGATGTCTTGTGCGCCGCACCGCGTGCGTCAACGCACCAGGGTAACGGCATTGTGGCGACCGATTGTGCCATCGGCGGTTCACAAGGTCTCGCCGTGTTGACGCCGGGATTCGAGCACATCACGCTCCGCCACATCGAGTTGCGCCATCCCGAATGGGACCCGCGCGGAAAGTGGACCTTTGGCCCACCGGGTGTGACTGTTCCCGACGATCCGACCATGGGCGACCACGAACGCCAACCCAGAGGAGCCCCCGATCAGTTTGTGCATTCGCACGGCATCCTCAGCGTGGCCTTTGACTTTGGCGTCTCTTTTGTCGGCGCTCGATTCACGGGCGTGTTTTTCTTTGGGCAGCGTTTCGAGTGCGCCTCGTTTGTCGCCGCAACGCTCGACCGATGCGCCTTTGTGGGCTGCACATTTGACGACGGTTGCACATTTGATCGGGCGCTCTTGAGCGGCTGTCGGTTCTATTGTTGCACAACCACGACCGGCGGCGTAATCGAGATTGACGCACTTGCCAAGCGAGGCGCCATCATAGCATAGGGAAAAAGGCCTCTTTTTTTCCCCTCATCAACACATATTAAAAAAGTGCCACCAGCCTATTCATCAAGTTTCATTTTTCGTTTTCCTTTTTTTTTGAAAATAGTTTCTTGTTTCTCTTGGCAGTGGCGGCCTTTGTGCCGACTGCGCGGCAACGGCAACGGACCAATACGAAAATTCGGTCTACTTTTGGGCGACGGTGCACAAACAGAAACGGGAAGCGCGAGGTAGTCCCGTCAACATGCACTGCCTGTTTTTTTGTAGATCACTTACACATTACACGCACACGAGGCCACACGTAAAAGGCAACAACCAACGGCCACCATTTTTTCTAGCCTTTTTTTCATTGACGGGGGAAAAAAAGGACAAGGGGCGTGCGCACCAAAGACCACCACGCGACACCACAAACAACAACAGCAACAACAACAACAAAAAAGAACCGCATACATTAGAAGGAATAGGCGCACATGATGATTCGAGTGTCGTCGGTTATGGTGGCCCGAGTGCGCGCGTGCGGTAGAATGAATCGAGACGACACACGTCGCCGTGACTCTGACGGGAAATCGCGTGTGCTCGCTCAGGCTCTAACGCGTGTTGTCGTTGAAACTGTCCACACGCGTCTTGTCGTCGGCCCTACTCGGAACTGGGGTGACGGCGATGGTGACAATGACGGTGACGATGATATTGACCGCGATAGCGATGGAGATCTGTCCAGCGACGCACTGGAGCGCGACAAGCACAGCGTGTTTAATAGAGAACGTTGTGGCGGTGATGCGATGGGCGGCGGCCATGCGCGCCAGAGATTGCATCAGAGCGACGTGCTCGTTGCTGCATCCATAGACGCGCTTGATGCCTACCTAGGGACACCCGAGGCGCGCGCACTCTGCCCCGTGACATCATGTTTGTGCGGACGCAATTTCGAGACATTTGTGCGCGATATCGTATATGACATTCTCGGACGCGATGCGCCCAGTACGCCTTGATCGCAACCTCTTTTTTTTCTTCTTCCCGACCCACTCTGCGCCGGGTGCGAGCAGGAGCCCTCAAAAAAAAATACAACCTCCCTTACATTATCAACCATTGTCGTAGCAAAGGATGGGACAAAAAATAAAAAAGCATCAAAACTTTTCTGTGGATTGTGTCTCTTTTAGTATTCCTGCCCGTGTCTGTCGATTTTTTTGTCTGCTCTCTCTCTCTCTCTCTCTCTCTCTCTCTCTCTCTCTTTCTTTTTGTCCATGCAAAGGGCAAGGAACGGAAAATGCACCCAAGGTGGAAAAAATTCATCTTTTGTGTGCGCACGTCTACAGCCGGTGAACTCTCAAAAGGGGCAAAAGAAAGTCATAAAAAAGTCAACGTGCTGTCCAAAAAGTGTCTACAGCCTGCTGTTTTGTCCGCCAAAAATTGCAGACATACACTTTGAGAGTATCCTTGACTACTGTGTCGACGGACGAAATGGATCAAGCGGCCATTGGCTGAAAAATATTATCCCATCTTTTTAGGCCAGTCAGTAATCAGATGTTTGAAATCCATTTCGTCCATCCCACAGAACACGCTCAAAGTGTGAGGAGCGAGGCACGTCTGCTGTCGGCATTTTTTATGAATTCCCAAGCAGACAAAACAACAGGCTGTAGACACTTTTGGGACAGCACATTGACTTTTTTATGACTTTCTTTTGCCTCTTTTGAGAGTTTACCGACTATAGGACGCACTGCAGAGCGTGTCAATGTGCATCCCAAAGGCCGTCATAATCTCGGTGACGCGGTCGAGCACCCACACGGTGAGTGTCTGCACGTCGACGGCGCCTCGCTCGTCGGTACGGTAGGCCCAGGGGACAAAACAGGCGCGCTCAGAACGCTCGCGCTCCGTCTCAAGGGCGAGCATTAAAACGGGGTGAAGGTCGGGCGGATGAGTTATCGGGGCACGAGCGCACCGCGCGACAAGCGCGCGCCACACCGCGTGGTCGTGCTCGACGTCGTCATTGTCAACGTCGTCATTGTCAACGTCGTCATTGCCAACGTCGTCAATGACGACGTTGTGATTCTGGTGTTTTTCGCTGTAGATGTCGTTGTCGCCCCCGTACGGTCCACGGTCGTCCTCGCTGTCACTGTCACTGTCTATGAGCCACTGGGGGCGTGTCAAAGACGGTGTATGGTCGGGTCTAGCGCGGCCGAGCACGAGACACACTTTTGACTTTGGTATCGAGACGGCCACGTAGGCGCCACCGCATCCGTTGGTCTGGAGCACGATCGCCGCGCTCACAATCAAAGGCAGACGCTTTTCTCCGTTGCGCGGCACAGCGCAAGCAGGCTGAAACTGTCCGCGCCAGTTGACGATAAGGCGCGGAGCATCGTCTGCCGTCGAGGAGGAGTCGAACGGATCGACCGGGGCCTCGTACATCTTGCACGACACGGCCGTGGCGCAGGCGAGACCCGACAACAGGCGGCCAGACCCTATGGCCTCGTCGACGAGATCGTCGCACGTGCCGCCATTGAGGTAGCGACCTGTGGCGGCATCCACGGGTCCATACTCGCCAAAGACGCTCTGAGCAACGTGCTGTTCGATGATATCGGTCAAACGGTCGAGGTCATCACACGCCACCACGCGATTCGCAAAGACCGGCCGTAGGAATTCGCAGTCGTACTGATCGTCGCCCATTGTAGCGGCCCCGACGCGCTCGCAAAACCTGTCTTGGCGTCCCAAGATGACAAGTGGCGACACGAGCCCCATCCCCACGAGTTTTGCTCGCTGCCGGGCGCACTCGAGTTGGAAAGAGCGGTAGTCGCTATCAAACAAATGATCGCGCCGGTGCGGAGGCGCTAGATCGGCTTCCGGGTAGGTCATGGCGTCAATGGGGTCCGAGCCAAACACGCCCGGTATATCGCGAGGCGTCCCGTCAATGTGACCCGTTGCACCTCCGGGGACAACCGCGAGGCGGCCGCGTATCAAAAAGAGGCCGACGGGCACTGGCACATCCTCTCGCCGCAAGACAAGCGCGCGGGCGTCGTATTCGGCATTGGGCAACGCGGTGGTGCTCCACGACCACGGCATATGCCTGTTTTCCTTGACGGTCCAACCGTGGCGGGCCAAGACGCCAGGCACGCGCCGCAGAGGTGCGTAGCGTTGTTGGGCAAACGCCTTCCAAGTGCGCTTGCCCGACGCCAAAAAATCGGCCAGACGACAACGCTTCATGGCCATCGTCAATCGGTGGTCTCCTCTCTGTGCCAATGGCGGATGAGAAACGAGCGTGCATCCAATGGGTATGACAACGCCAGTCTCTACATCCACAACGCTCCCCGTCGTCGCCCAGGGTCCATTGTCGACGCCGATGCAGACCTTGAGTGCGAGACGCGCAATCGATGGGTCCTCGTCGCGTGTTTGACCGACACAGGCCAACGGGCGAGAACACGTCAAGAAAAGGCACATGGGCAATGCCCTATTGCCCTGTGTCGTCCCTATGGACCGTTTGTCGTCGATCGCGCAATCGGTAGGTTCGCCTTGAACGTCGTCATCGGGACCGACATGCTCAGCGGGATCGTCGTCGGATGGACGAGGCGAGTGCGATCTACAAGAATATTTCATCTTGGGAAAGAGAGGGTCGTCGTCCTTTTCTACAGCGTCTGTATCGACGACATGCACCGTTAGTCCGAGACGCTCGACCGCGGCGACGCAGAGATCCAGGCCTCTGGCATCGCAAACCGACGATGCGTGCCGACGTAAGATGTGCTTCCATTCGTGACAGACCGTGTCGCAAAGCGCACGCAAGTCCTCGGTGTCGATTATTTGATCGTGCGCGGTCTCTTTCTTTTCTTGGGCACCGTGGAGGTACTCGTAGGCGGCAGCGTAGCGCTTGCTAGCGAGCCGAGATAGGGCCTGCGCGAGGCCATCGAGATTGTGTGCGCGCGCATCCCACTGCTCTTTAGAGACGTTGTCGGTCCGAGTTGTCATCGACGGTCGATCGAGAGGCGACTCCTTCTCGTCATGTGCGGCGTCGGCGCAGTCACAGGTCAGGTCTTGTTGGCGTTGCATCGATCGATCGATTTGTTGGGTGTCGGTTTCTGCTCCCCTCGTCTTTTTTTTCCTTCTCGCAATAAAAGGCAAACACAGGCGCCGTCAGATGGTGGAGAAAAGCATACAAAAAAACCCAAAGACGCAACAGGTTCGTCTAGATGTTTTTTCCTGTCATCTTTTGTCCTCCAATACAAAGCCGGAGCCTTTTGGGGCGGTGCCGGCAACAAATCGCCGGTGCCTTTGGCGCATGTGCGGTTTGCCGGACCGACAAGTCCAATAAAAAAGAGATTGAGGAAAAACCGCGTCCAAATGTTGACCAATAAGTGCCGCAAGTTGTTTAGCCGAAAGTGGCCTTTTTTTGGTGTTTGCACAGTCGTTTTTTTGTCTTTTACGCGTCAATTAGGCCATTGTTGCCACCTTTCCAGACCTCGACACCCCCGCGATTCCCCATACAGCCTCTTTCTCTCTTGCTTCGTCTTGACCGACGCCCGCGCCTATCCATGGACACACGGCCTTGTTCAGACCAATCTGCGCGCGATCAATGTCTGCTGTTGGCGGCGCATATTGCCACCGCCAACGAGCATGCGCGCAACGCCTTGGTCACAGCGGCACAGCGTCGGCATGAGCATGACCGCCATCAAACAAACACTGGCCTTGACGAGGACACTGGCGCCGAAGCGAGCGACTGCCAAACTATAGTCGGCGGCGACGTTTCCACTGTTGTCGATACGAGCGGCGATGTTTCCGTCGACCAACCCGACAGCAACGTCGGGCATGGCCAAGTCGCATTCTCTGACATACACGACCGTCAACAACAACCACAACAACAACAACCCTGTAGCCCAGAGCCATCGCATCAAGACACAGACAATGCCGAGAGTGATACCCCACCATCCGACGAGGCCCTATTGATCGGGTCCCTTTTAGAAAAGTGCCCTCAAGGCACGCAGCGGCATCTGTCGGCATGGGCATCGACGATCAAGGCATTTGTCGACACATTGCCCACACAAGGAGAGCCCCTTTGGTACGACGAATCTAACGAGCAACACCCGACCCATTCGTCCGCGACCGCCGCGGCCGCGCTCGTACGTTTTCTTCCGGCACTTGAAGCGCATGGACTCGACAGTGTCTATAGCGTTGTGCTCAGGCCAGAGCACGTCGACGATATAAGCGGACCCTGGGATGCCATGAACCCGCTGGCCGAGGCGTATTGTGGCCTGGGTCCATGGATCGTACATGTCGAATGCGGCCGCAAGTGGTATGACGACGTTCGCGACGGCCAGGAACTCGCGGGTGGCGTAATTGCTATCCGTCATATCGTCCACCGCCAGACGCACGTCCATGTGGCCGCGCGCCATGCCACGCTCGGCGAGGGCTACAACGCCACGACGCAAGACTATTTTGCGTTTATGCGTTCGGGCTGCGCGACACCCGATGCGTTTGTTGATGCCACCTATGGCCACGTGCGTCACATACCACGTGTCCTGTCGACGTCTTTTGGCTGGACGATCGCACCGGGGCAGCCGGTAGACCATAGACCATTTGATACGCGCCGACGGTCCATCGACTCGCTACGAGACTGTTACTCTCTTTTCTTTAGGCGCGTGTCGGACGGCGTCACGGTCTGCGTGGGCACGTGCGATCGCGCGATTCTGATCGGAAGATCGAAAATCGATACGCCTGACCTGGCACCTATTGTCTCTTTGTTTGAACCGCCCTTGAACAAAAGCGGTCAACAACAACAACCCCAACAATGCGACGTCGCCAGAGACAATGAGCCGCGTCCGCACAAGGTGCCACGTCCGCACGCCGATTACACCAATGCCGACCCGAAACACAAGCGCATGCGCAAGACAGCGCGTGCTCGCATGCACGCCGACCGCGACTACCTTGCCAGCTGCGGTCTGCTCCACCCGATGCATCTCGCGCTCGGCAACTGTTTTGGGGGGTCGCCAAACTGGCCCTGTGTTGGGTTTCGACTCGCTGCACACAGGCCTGGCGACAGTCGGGACGAGGACGACTGGTACCGTTGCCTCACGACGCGCATGGACGAGGTCGCGGATTTGATCCGCGCCGATCTTTTTGGCGTCTTTGCATTTGATATTGACGATGAGGTGCGCGATGCCGTTGCCGCGGCGAGTCATCGACTGCAAGATATTGCGCGCTCGCTCTTGTCGTCGACAAGGCGACATATCAACGCTGAAATGTTGGATGCGATGGTCGACAATATGCTGTCGCCCATTGTCCTCTGCCCGTGGCGCATTTTTCGCCCTGACAAGTATGTAACGCGCGGCAGCCGCTTTGTCGACCCGACAAGAGGGCTCTATATCAACTGGCGGTTCCGCTGCAATTTTGTGCCGCACGACACGGCGGACGGCCTAGGCCACACTCGATTCTATGGGCACATTCTTGTAGTGGCCGCCAAAGACCAAACTGCCGGCGACCGAGGAGTGGTCGGCGATGCGCGATCTTGCCCCGTGATCGTCGCCGGTTACTATGCCTTGACTGTGCGCGAACCTCGAAGCACAGACACCTATGGGCGGTTCGACGACATTGACCAGAGATCGTCTGAATTTTTCGATATGAACCACCACGAGCGCGCTGTCGTCGACGACGCCTTGGCCGCGGCTGACGTTTCTATGGAGACGCGATTTGGATCGGACGAGCCGCACCATGTGATCGCTCACTACCGAGAGCGTGAATTCACGCCCATCCCAAAAGAGCGCTTTCGCGGCATCTTGGACGAAGACGCCATGCGCATTGATGGCACCGAAAACGCCGGTGCGCGTATCATCCGTGTCTTTGATTGGTTGCAGACGGCATTTGACCGCCATGCCTCCATCTTTGGCGTCCCCCACTGACAAACAAAATGGCACATGCGCGTCCGCACATGATTAAAAACTGGATTTCCCTATAGCACTCTAGTGCCTACAGTCGGTCAACTCTCAAAAGGGGGGGCAAAAGAAAGTCATAAAAAAGTCAATATGCTGTCCCAAAAAAGTGTCCACAGCCCGTTGTTTCATCTGCTTGGGGATACATAAAAGTGCCGACAGCAGGCATGTCTCACTCCTCATATGTCTACAATTCTTTAGCATACAAAGCAGCAGGGTGCAGACACTTTTTGTGACACGTATTTGACTTTTTTATGACTTTCTTTTGCCCCCTTTGAGGGTTTGCCGACCGTAGCCTTTTTCTTTTTCTCACGCGCACATGGAAAAAAATATTGGAAAAAAGGCCAAACCGCACTTGCTGGTTTGTTTAGGTTTTTTCCAAAAATAAAAAAGAAAGTCGCATAACTTTGTGGGCTACGCCTTTTCGCGACAAGAGAGAAAGAAAAGAGACAGCGCGTGCTCACGATCAGGGGGACAAAAAACCCCACAAATTGCCGTGGCATGCCAAGAGGCGCTTTGCTGTGCGCTCATTGATCGCGCCAGGGACTCTATCGTCCCCACAAGTCACAGAGCGGGAAAAAAAGGGGACCACGCGGACCGAGATACCACGGCAAGTGGCGGGGCCACAAGACCCCTTGTTCTTTTCGGCGTGATGCAAACCGACAACAACACAACGGCGTGTGCCGACACGACGGAGCGAGAGGCGCCGTGGAAAGACGTCGAAATCCACTATGACCAAGATACCGACATTGTCGACATCTATGTAGTACATGTCACGCCAGGTCTCATCACACGGACCATCCCTCTGGATAATGACGAGACCGACGTATTGATGGGCATGGACGACGAGGGCAGGACCATTGCCATCAAATTTCTCGATGCGTCGTCTGTTTTCGCGCGCCGCTTTTTCACAAAGACCGTCGTCCTGGACGCCAGCAGTAGGTGCGCTTGCCCTTCTTTTCTGTTTGGAAAAAAATCTCATCCCCAATCAACTGGGCGGTCATGTGTCCCCCCCCCCCCAAAGTGGATTGCCGATCAGCGCGTGCTTACATTTTGCGCGCGCGCTCTCTCTTTCTGCTGGCTAATCTCTCTCTCTCTCTCTCTCTCTCTCTCTCTCTCTCTCTCTATCTGTTGTGCCGGCGCAGGGAGGCGCCCGCGGCGTGTACTTTTGACGCCTCTGCCGACAAACTGTTCATTCCGTTTGTGCGAGACCATTATCTCGGACAGCGGGAGCGCGCGCTCGGTAACAATGTCATTGCCTTGATGGACGATGACGACAGGATCACTGCCATGTGGTTTGCGCATGCATCACGGACCGTATTGAGAGCCGACCTTTTGGTCGGTACCTAGAAAGTGCATACCATGTTGGCAACAATGGAATGGTCATCGCCCACGTACATGGGGCCTCCAAAAACACCCCCTATCGATTTACAGACACACACCACCACACACGAGGCTTATTTTTCGTCTGTCCAATGTCGTGTTTGTTACCCTTGTCCAGTAGGAGGGTTGAAAGTAGGTTCTCTGGGCCGCCCAGTTTTCTCCAAGCGGGAGGGCCAACGCGCGAAAATAAACTTGGAGAAAACTTGGCAGACACACCCGCAACTCCCCGCCCCTCCCCCCCCCAGTGGGCAAAAAAAAGACGAGGAGGAAAAATGTGGTGTGTGCGATAGATTCCCGCGCACCAAAGCGCCACCACGGGAAAAAAAAGAAATTCTTTTTTCGCCCTAAAATTGAGCAGAGCGATTTCCTTTGTGCTCGCCAACCCAAATAAAAAAAGAGAAAAAAAGGGAGCAAAATGCACCCATAAAAGAATTTGTAACTGAAGAAAAATCCAAGGGAGATGATTATTATACGACAGCGCGATTGCGCTCGGCACGCGTCAGGTGACGAGACAATTGGGCATCAAAGGCGGCAAAAACATCCTTGACGCAATCCAGCACCCATGTGGTGAGCGACCGCGCGTCGGCCGAACGCCCGTCGCGGCCACCGGTATGGTAGGCCCACGGCACCACACATACGCGCTTGCCGCAGGCGCGCTCCAGGTCGACCGCCACGGTTACAGCCGGATGAAGGCCGGGTGGGTAGTCGGGGCTGCCGCGTGCGCATCTGTCCACGAGACCTCGCCACAGGCGCGCGTCCTTGGACTTTCGCACACGGTTCACGGCCCCTTTGGAGAGGCGCACGGCGACACAGGCGCCTCCGTAGCCATCGCTCTGTGCAACGGCGATCGCCCATACGGTCATGCGGAAACGCTTGGCACGGCCGCCCGCCATGCCCGTGTGCGTCGGCGTATATTTGGATTGCCAGTTGACGACGAGACGTGGCCGATGGAGTGGGTCGGCGAGTTGGTCGTCGCTCGGCGGGTCTATAACGCCTTCGGCCGCTGTAAAGTGGACGCCATTTACGCACACAAGGCCCGACCACAGACGCCCAGAGTCAACGGCTTCGCAGGCAAGGTAATCGCATAGGCTCCCGTTGAGTCGCCGGCCCGTAAGGTCGTCCACGAGCCCATACTCTGCAAAAATGCTCTGGGCGACGTGGGCGTCAATGGCGTCGGCCAACGTGGTGGGATCAGCGTCGACCAACGCCCGCATTGCGCTATCAAAGAAGCGCATAAAGCCACGCCTTTTGTCCAACGCGCGTAGGTCGCGCTCGTAAAAAAGGCCGTCGCGCCCTGAAACGGCGAGCGGCGATACGAGCCCCATGCCAATGAGTTTTTCCCGCTGTAGCGCAATCGCCATCTCCTTGTGGTCGTTGTTGATGCAGAGCGGGTCGCAGTGATGCACAGGGGACATGTCGAGTTCGCCATAGATGGCCGCCGTGCCCGCGTCCGACGGGAAAAACGTGGGCCAGTCAAACCCAGCGTCGTGATCAACGAAATCGTCTTTACCTGGCACGAGCATCAACCTGGCACGGTTGAAAACCAGCGTCATTGTATGGGGCAAGTCGGGTCGTTTGATCCAGAGCGCCGGTCCGTCCACGAGTGTCTCGGCACCAGGTGCAGCCGCAGGTCCCCACATCCACGGCCGCACGGGCACGTCTTTGACGGACCAGCCACGTGCGACGAGAACCTCGGGCAAGCGCTGCAGGTTGGCATAGCGTCGCGACGCAAATGTAGACCACGCGCCGTTGGCTGTGCACAAGAAATCGGCCAAAAGCCTGCGTTGCGCGAGCATCGCATCGAGTTCGATCTGGTGATACGCATCAAACGTCGAGCCGCATACGAGCATACAGTGCAATCCAATGACGGCACTCGTGCCGAGGTTGACAACGTCTCCGGCGGTCGCCCAAGGACGACGTCCGAGCCCGAGACGCACTTCTACGACAAGGAGTCGTTCATTACCAGTTTTGTGCGGTTGCGCACCTATAGCGCTCGCAGTGACCTCGGCATCGTTGCCATCGCCGCGTTCGGGCAGTGTACGACTGCATGACAGCAAGATTTGTCGTGATCGGCAAGGCTTGCACGACTCTGGTTGATCAGATATTCCCCATTTGACGTCCACCTCCATGTGATTGATCGACTCGCGTGAATCGTCCGCGTTGATGATTGTGTCGAGGTCGAGAGGCGCATGCTCTAGATCAGACGAGTCGTCTATGATGCATGCATCGTTGACAACAACGCCAAGGGCATTCACAGCCTCTATACACAGCAAAAGTCCACGGGGGTCGCATTCAGCGGCGGCATGGTCTGTGACGCGCTTCTGCCAGTCATCGCACACGTGTTGCGCGCCAGGAAAGCGCGCACAAACAGCGCGAGCCACGCCGATATTGGCCATAAACTCAAGGTCGCCGCGCGCATTGTTGTCGGTTTCCAACGTGGCCTTGTGTAAGCGCGACCGAGTCAACCTCGCCAGTGTGTCGACAAGGCGTTGAACACCCTCGCTCAGTAGGGCGTCGCAATTGGGCACCTCCTGCATGTTTGATCCGTGCGCTGTGCTATCGTTGTCGTTGTTGCACCGACAAGAGGCACGCGCGCGAAAATAATATGTCTCTATCGGATGGATTGTCTCTGGGCAGACCAAAGAAATCTCTTGTAGCGTGCAAAAAAAGGCAGACGGTAGTCACGAAAACAAAAAAAAAGAGAGTACAGACACTGGCTGCTGTTGTGTGCCGATATTATGTGCGGTTGTGGTTTGTGCGGCCAACACAGAGAATCAGGGCAATGCAGGACACTGGCCAAAACCAAACCGTCGACATGTACTGGTGTGGTCTTTCTATTGGACAAATCGTCCCCCTCCCATTTAGAAAAAGAAAAACAATTTCAAAAAGAAAACAGACCAGCCGAAAAGGGTGCCTTAGCGGGGATTGGGCGGTGCCAACTGTTTCTGCTGGCCAAAAGGCAAAGAGAGAACAGAGGCCTTTTACTTTTCCATCTGTCCCTTGCCTTGGCCGTCAAAAAAACCTGTCAACACACCCGGTCATGTTGCACACAGGCCGCTCGTCCATCGATCTTCTTTTGGTGAATATTGATCGGCCCTTGGGCGACCTTGCCATCGCCTTGGCGACCCGCGTGACGACTGCCTCTCTTGTCGAGGCGCAATACAACGACGAGCGCGCACGCCTTGCCGATACCAACAACATCAAAAACGATGAGGATTACTACAACAACGATGGCGACGGTGTTTGGGACGAGGACGACGACAGCGACGACGACGAGATTGAAGACGACCCCTGCGGTGCGGCAAGCGACTCGGAAGACGATTATGTGGACATTCGTGCAATAGTCGCGCGTGCCCAAAACAACACGTGCCCATCTGACGATCGTGTCGTCAGCGGCCATCATCTTGCCCCATGTGACCAAAGAAACGGTGATGATGGCGGCGACAGCGCTAATAAGGAGAAGGAGGAGGGCGACGATGAAAAGAATGATGGCGCGATCGACAATGACCACCAAGCGTCGGCCGACCACATGTCTGTCGAATCTCTTGTCGTCGTCGCCGTCAGCACAAAAGACGAGGACGTGCAAATCCAAAACGCGCTCGATGGCGGTTCCGTAGCAACCGAGGGAGAGCACCAGTCCGACGGCGAGGATGAAGACGAGGACGATGATGATGATGACGACCTGACGGGTGATTACGCATCGAGGGCCGAGATCTTGTCCAGATGTCCACTGGGTGGACACAAACACGTGTCAAATTGGCAGCCGATGATCGACGCCTGTCTGAACGCCCTGACGCAATGTGGTACTGCGCAAGACACCTCTGTGGCGGATGGCGACGGTGGCGGCAATAACGTCCCGCATCCAGAAGCCGCGGACGTTCTCTGCCGCTTCCTCCCGACACTCGCCGCCTATGACTTTGACGTCTATGATGTCACCGTCCATCCCGAAAATGCCGGCTGCATAGGTCGCGTCTGGGACGACGACGGGTGGCTCGCCACAGCATATTGTGGCATAGGCGATTGGCTACTACGTGTTGCATGCCGACGCACGCGACTCGACGACAGGCGCGCGGGTCCAGAGCGTGCAGGCGGCGCTATCCGCCTCAACAAGCTTGTACATCGACATCACCGCAGACCTGCGCCCTTTGCCCCGGCCCCGCTCGGCGACGGTTACAACCGGTACACGCACGAGTTGCTCGCATTTGTGCAATCACATCACGTGTCGTTGTCTGGCTTTGTCGACGCGTGCTACGAGCCGCTAAAGGGCGTCGCGCGCGTCCTTTATCAGCGCTTTGGATGGTCGATCAAAGGCGCTCGCAACGACAAGGATTACGACGATACCTGGGACGACGACTCCTTTACGTACGACCAGTCAAACGAATTTGTGCGCGCGTCGGATGGGGCCACCGTGACCCTGGCGTGGCACGAGGGCTCCTTGATTGTGTGTGGCCGTGGCGAACCGTCGGATGTGGCGCCCTCGCTCCACGCCACGATTCCTTGCGATCAACGGCAACGCCTTACCATACCACGTCCGCCCAACGATTACGACACGTCGATCCAATATGGCCGACTTGGCCGTGAACGCAAACACGCAGATCGCACCTACCTCGTTCAGCACAAACTGCTCGACCCCATGTACGCGACACCGTTGGGGCGTCTGCCCAAGCGCGAAACCTCGTCAACGACGTTGTCGTGGCCGTGTGTGTATTTCCCCTACGACCCCTACACATTGATGGATGCCGAGACCAAAGCCGACTGGCACCGTCGTTTGACCGAGTGCATGGATCTCGTCGCCCGACTCAAACAGCGTGGGCCCATGGGCGACCTCTTTATTAGCAGCAATGACATGCACGCCGCCATCAACACGGCGAGCCCGCGCATGGCTGCCGTGGCGGGACCCGCGATCAGGACGATGGCGCGCTTTGACGCGCACGCCCTCGACTCGATGTTTGAGGTCATGCTCTCGCCCATGCTCTTGTCCTCGTGGCGCGTCAACATGGCCACTGATCACGTGCGCTATGGGAGTCGCTACGTGGATGCCGCGCGCGGTCTCTATGTCAATTGGAGCATGCGTTGCAACTTTGTGTCGTGCGTCGAAGCGATTGGTTTGGTCCACCCGCGCTTTTACGGACACATTCTCGTCCTTGACGAAAGCAAGCGTGCCAAAGCAGATGAAGCCGTGCCAATGTCGATCGGCGACGACACGCATTGTTTACGCGATCGGGACGTGACGCCCTTGACGGTCGTTGCCTATTACGCGCTGACGTTGCGTGATCCGGAAACGTACAAGAGCCGCGTCGACCGTGAATGGTCCACCCATGGAGGCGCCACTATGCGCGACACGGACACGAGCGAGCGCGAGGCCATCGACCAAGCCATCACTGCAATCAACCCGGCGCTTGAATCACGCTTTGGCCGCGACGAACCTCACCACGTCATTGACTATTATCGGCGACGCGAGTTTGGCCCTGTGCCTGCGAGTCGCTTTCGTGGCATCATCCAAGAGGACGCGTTGGACGTTGGCCCTGCAACAACGCCCGCCATTGCGATCGTACATGCCTTTGACTGGCTCCGCGATGCTTTTGAGCGCCATGCCACTGTTTTCGGCGTGCCCCGATAAGAGGAAAGAAAAGGAAAAGGCCCCGGTTCCCGTCCTGTGTCTGTGTCCAGAGTTGCCGACAAAGACGAGATAAAAAAAGTGCACTTTTTTATTTTCTATTCGTTTTTCCTAAAGCGTGAAGCATTAAACCGACAGAGGCAGCGCCACGCGATCGGCCGTGACCGTGCGCGCCCCACGTCGGCGGCGTCGTCGTCGACGCGTCTTGGTCGATTTGGCATCCTTGTCTTTTGGCAGAGGTTCTAAACAGGCGTTGGGCGCCGCTGTTATTGTTTTTGGCGCAGGCGCCACAGGATCGGCGGGTGTATGACGTCGGTCGCGGGTGCTCGTCCTCGTGTTGGGGACTTGGACGACCATGCGCGAATCGAGCATGATACGGTGGCCCTTGGGCGAGGTCGCCACGCGCCAGGCCAGGTCGTCGTCGGGTCGGCCAGTGGCCAGGCACACGTGCGGCACGTTGCAGCGTGCAAACAGTGCCTCGATCACCTGCATGGCGGCGGTGGTGCAACAAAAGTGTACTTGCGGCTTTCGATAGAGCCGGCTGATCGACTCGGGCGCGCTCACGGCACACTCGCCCAAAGGATCGCGTGGCGTCGATTGGACCTCCCCGGCATGTGCACCGCCACCAGCGGCGAGGTCATAGGCCTGAAGGCCCGTGGTCATGTGCGCCCCCATCGACTCGCCCCCTCTCTCTTTTTTGTGTGTGCTCTTTTTCTTGTCCTCTCGGTATTCAGTCTTTGGGTCGCAGTGTGGCGGCAGTCCAGGGCGGAAACAGTAGATGGCGAAAAAGAGAGAAAAGAAAAAAGAGTCTTTGCAGCCTTTGCATCACATTTTGTCTGGTGGCCCAACGTGCGAGGCCAAAGCGTGATTCGTCGACTGGCGGTTGCTTGTTAGATGAAAAGACAAAAAAAAAAGAAAGACACGCGCACGCACAAATGTCCCTAAAGAGCGCGGGTTTTGTTGCGTCCTCTTTTTCTTCTTGTGCCGCACCCAGAGGCGGTGGCCCGTTTTTTGCCTTTTCCTTTTGTGCGCCATTCTCACGCACACTGATATATTGGCGAAAGAGAAAAAAAAGAGCGCAGTGCCACAGAACCAGATGGACTTTTTTTCGTGACCCATTTTGCGTGTGGCTTTTTTTTCTCGCTTGTGGATTGTCTGTGCCAGTTGCACAACTTTTTTTTTCGATAGTAAAAACAAAAACTGAAAAAAGAAACTGGGTTTGAAATGAGCGGCCGGTCGAGGTCGGGCCAAGGGAAGAAACTAGTCGCCGCCCGATGCGACGTGGTCGGCAAACATGGTGGCACACCTTTCGATGGCCGCCACACAATCGGCCGCAGGCAGGGTGACGTGCATGTCGCCGTCGCCGCCGGAACCGTACTTGGATGTCACAAAAGTGACGCTGCCATTCCTGTGCGTGATGCTCACCTCGCCGTTTGACGGGCATGTGTCGATTTGGCTTTCGACGCCGCGCCTCATGTCGCTCAGCAGGCGGACCCAATCGTCTGGTTCCGTCGTCGACGGGTCAACCGAAAACGACATGCGTATGGCGCCATCGCACGACTTGTACTTTAGAACAAATGAACAGATATAGTGTTCGCCGTCAAAATCGTCGGTGATCATGTCGGCATGGAGGACTCCAGCCTCTCTCGTGATCGCGGCGTTGCTTTGCATGGCCGAAATGTTTTGCTGCTGTTTGTGTGGATGCAACGGCAGTAATATTTTGTAGGATGCGGTCGACGGATCAATGCCTCTCTTTTGTGTTGACGATCCGACCCCAGACTTTTTTTTTTCGCATAGGCGCGCGCATTTCGAGGCCATGACTCATTCGTCCATGCTTTTTTTGTGCACATTTGCTCGTCCTCGTTCCTTTTTTCTCCTTTTTTTTTCTTTCGTTGTCTGCGGATCGAACGAATGAGGGTGCAGAGCGGCGAGGGCGATCGATAATAAAAAGAGGGCCGGTCAGCACTGAAATGTATGGACACACAAAAAAACCCAAGAATTTGATGTATCAGGAAAAAATGGCAATCGTCGGTGTGGCCTTTTTCTTTGTCGGCAGTTTCTGGTGTGCGCTGTAGCCCCCTGTGTCTGTAAGAAACCCGTGGTATTTGTGCGTTAAAAAACGGATGAAAAAAGGAAGAGACACCAAAAACGCCAATGCATTTTAGACAAGCGATTGTCTGCCGTTTGTTCTCTCCCCAAACAATGGCACGCTTGCACGAGCGCACCAGTCACAACATTTTCCGTGCCCCTCTTTTTTTTGGTCCGAAAGGTGAGGCCCGAAAGATCCTGAAAGTAGGAAAAAAAACGAAGGGAAAAAAGGCATTCTGTTTGATGCGTGGACGCAAGAGAAAAGGCAACGCGTCTCTTTGGGAGACGGCCGGGCGCCGCGCGACACCCAAGGCCCAAAAACTCGACTCGGATCTTGATGTGCCGTTGGCGACGGGCGTGCATAGCCTGCCAGATGAGATGCTCGTCCACATTTTGTCATGTGGCGCGTTGAACGGGGACAAGCGCGACGATGTATTTTTGAGCGTGGCGCGTACTGTTGCTGGACGATGGCGCAATGCTGTGTCTATCTTGTGGCACGTGCCGCGTCCTCACGCGTATGGCCGCTGCCTGCAGTTTCTCATGGCGGTCAAACCGAATGCGCTCGCTACATGCCGCTCCAAACCCGACGTGGTGCGCGAGGCCCTCACATGCGCGCGCCGCAACGCGTGTGAAGCCGGACCGCATCTGCTCGGCTGTGAATTGCGTCCGTACGACTATGCGACATCTCTATATAGTGCCTTTTATCGGTCGGCGGGTGTAACACAACGTGAGGCCGCTGCCGAGAGGTGTCCGGGATGTGCGTACACGCCCGAATCATGCGCGTGTGTCTGTGACAATGCGTGCCGTGACTGTGGAGGTGCAAGTCGTCTGGACGATTGTCCCCATGTCGACAGAGCGCATTGGCAGTGTGATTATCCAGAGGGCGAGGACGAAAACGCGGTGGATATTGTGCCACTGGCCTCGCTCAGGACCGAAAAAGACGCGAGGCGTCATCGGGAGGCGACAACTTTGCGATGGACACGCCAGCGTGCCCACGAATTGTCCCATTGGCATGCGCTCTCTGATCCGCTCGCGGCCGAGGTCTATTTGGGACGCTGCGTGCAGTTGCTCGTGTGCTATGGCCTGGCCGACGCCGAGGACATTGCACGCATGTCGTGTGCGGCCGTCATCCGCCGCGCGCATTGTCTCGATGATTATCGCACGCACAGAGGGCGTCCGCGGTGGAAGATACCTCGCCCCATCGGCATATCGACACGCGTGCGCAATATGGAAATAAGCGCCGACTATATGCTCAAACACCCGTGTGCCGGCTCTTGATCGCCTTTCTTGCCTTTTCAAAAAGAAAAAAAAAAGGAAACAACGCTTGTCCCACAAAGGAACCCAAAAAGGAGAAGAAGAAAAAAAGAGAGGCAACAGCCAGACCGTTTGAGGACAACAATGATTGTCTTTTTTTTTGTTGGTTTCTCTTTGTACATAAAGGACAAACATGGCGGCGTCGCCCACGTGTGTTGTTGTTGTTGTTGTTGTTTATTGGTCGGGCGCGCGCGCAAACCCGACCGTCAGTTGACGCATGCCACGGCGGCGTCCGCAGCCAAAGCGCTCGACGGCGAGACGCGGCGGCGGATCGTCGTGGGTGGGCGGCGGCGCGAGGTCACACAGGCGCGGCCGTCCGTAGCGGTCGGGATCGGCAAATTGCCGTGCCAGGATGCGTTCTGATGGCGGGAGATCGCCCTCGCCCAGCCAACGGTCGACAAACCACGACTCGAAGCGGTGCTCATAGGGATCGTTGCGGCGTCCCCATCCGCCTGGATAAGGATCTCGTCCATAGAGCACGCGAGCCGGGCGCGCATCTACCGCCATGCCTGCGGCGAATGGGTTTGGCTCCCCGTCAATGCCGTAGCCTTGGTCCATTTCATCGTCGTCGAGTCTAAGACGCGCGCCGCCGCCGGGCGCAAAATCATAGGGATCCCATGCGCGACCATAGTGACGCTCGTAGGTGCGCCACACACTGCGTGCGTGGGCACGAATGTGATCCATCTCGGCGAGGTCGAGCGGGGTGCCCGCATAAAAATCGGCGATGGCGTCGACGACGCCGCCCACCGTAAACGCCGATCCGACAGTGCTCCCCGGCGCACAAAAGTAGGTGCGCGTAAGAGTGAGCACAGAAAGTCGGTGCGCCCACTCGTGGGCAAAGTCGCAGGCGTGGGGCACTTGCACGCGCAGCACCAGACACGGGGCTGGCCACGATGGTGCTGCCAGGATATCGTTCAAGGCGGCCAGCCAGCGGCGACGCAATGGCATGTCCGAGGGCGACGACTCGTCTGCGAGTCGCGAGGCAGTAGCAACTAGATGGCGCGCCGGCGTGCCCAACCAACAGGGAGGCATATGTATACCGGCACCGAGCCACAGTCCGTGCAGACGTCGGTCGGCCAACACGGGGTGCAACCATGACGTGAGTCGATCGGTGGTCCTTGCGTGATTCGACCAAAAGAGAGCATCCTCATCTTTGTCATCATCATCGTCATCGCCGTCGTCGTCCGTGTCTAGATGATCGTCGTGCGGCGCAAGTCGAGGTCGTTGCCGCTGCTGGCCTGTTGGGCCGGTGCAAGCAATACCCGGAACCCAAATCGCGGCGCCTGGGCCATAGCACGAGTCGGGCCACGCACGCCAATCGGCCAAGGCCGATGCCACCGCGTCATGGTGGGCACGCGACAAGGTCAACAAACGATAGATGCCCGGTGGACCGCCGCGTTCGTCATCGTCGTCTGTGTCGCCTCCCAGACGGCGATCCCAATAGCCCGACCAGCGTGCAATGGCCGCGGCCTCGAGTTCGTCGCGATGCACGTGCCCATAGATGAGCACTAGGATCTCGATTGGCAACATAGTCGACATGAGATCACCTTGCGGGTCATTCCTCTCTGCAACATTGGAGTCGCCAGCCTCTGGGTCTGCATCGTGACATCCCGCGCAGCCGGCATGTACAGTTGTGTCACACGGGGGCATTTGGCCGCTGTCATTGTCGTCGATATCCATGGCATTGTTGTTGCCATGATCGGCAGAACCATCAGTGGCAACAGTGCCACTGCCCAGATTGACGGAACGTGAGACGGGCGCAGTGTTGGTCGGGCCTGTATCCTCACACGCAATGTCGGCCGCCGCGCAGTCGGGCCTGTGTTTACTGCCTCGGCTGGAGCAGTGACCCCTTGCCGTCGTTGTCGCTGTCGTCGTTGCTGGCGCAGGTGCGCTGTACCACCACCGCGACCATTGTCGTGCCAGCACGGCCCTTAGTGAGGTTGACGGGTGGGCATCGTCAGCGCGGCCTTTTGACGTACGCACACACGCATGATCGTCTTTTGCACATAGATCCTTTTCTCCCTCTTGGTCTTTTGTCACGTTGGCGATCGCACATATAGAGGAGAATTCGAAACAAAGAGATGTGAGAAACAAAATGACACAGTCGGCGGCGTAACACCAAACAAAAAAGACAATTCGACTTGTCGAGCAAGAGAGAGAGAAAGAGACTCGCACGTCAAACTTGCGCACGACCACAGACAATTTTCAAAAAAAAACAAAAAAAAAAGGAAAAAGTCTGCATACCCATTTTTGCAGCGACTTTTCTCTTTTCTTTTCTTTTTTTGGCCTGTCCGTTGCCTGGATCTTCCTTTTTCTTGTTTTCTTTCTTCTTGGATTCCTGTATCTTTTTTTTTTCACAATTTGCCCCCAGCTGGCCGTTGTCGCGTTGATCGCCGTGTGCGCTGTCCCACTCGTGAGGTCTTCTTTTTTCCCACCCTGTGCGGCGGGAAAGACCGCGCTGTCGCATGGGGGCCTCGCCCGCGCGTCGGCTCGCCCAGCGACGCACGGATGGCCGCGCGGGTCCCACGCCCAGCCACATATCGGTTTCTCCTTCTTTTTTTTTCGAGAGCAAAAACACACAGAAAACAAAAAAAGAGCGAAGCCATATTCTGATCTCATAGCAGGACAATTTTTCGCTTGCGACGAGCGCGGGAAAAAAAAGAGAAGACGAGGCAGCGGACCAACGCCGGCCAGCCTTTCTCAACACACAAAAGACCAGGGGACTTCTTTTTTTTTTCGTTTTCCCTTTTTTTTAGTGGGGATGGGAGAGGCCCAACGGCCGGGAAACAGCCGGCGGCGACGATTGGTGCGCATGCCGTGGCACCCGTCGCGTCGTGCGCGCGCGCAAAAATCGACTGACCGTAGAAACAAAAGCGCGTCGGGTCAACGGTGGGTCGGGGAGTCGCACAAAGACGACGCAAAAGAGGCAATCGGCGCTGCACGAAACAACGGGGAACGCACGACCCGAGAGGCTCCAAGAACACAAAAGCAGAAGGGAAAAGACAAACAAAAGCAAAGGGAATCGCACGCCAGGACGGAAAAGGAAAAAAAGGGATAACCCCTTTTTTCTTTTTTTTTTTGTTTCGACAAAAAAAAGAGAGGGAGACGAGATCGCACTGACAAGGCCACGGTCCGAGTCTGTCCCCGCACGTGTGCGCAGCGCAAGAGCGCCGCCGTCTCTTGGGCAGTTTTCGACATAAAAGAAAACCACAGGAAAAAGACAGTGAAAAGAGAGAGAGAGAGAGAGAGAGAGCGCGCGCGCGATAGGAGGAAAAAAGCGTTGGCGCCCCAGAGGCAGCCGACGGGCGGGGAGGCCAGATCAAACCGACAAAGCCTTTTTTTTCGCCGGATGGGCGGGCGAACGCGCAGGCGCTGGCGCTTTTGGCGTCGCGCCCTCGGCGTGGCCTTGTGTTGGCGCCGAGATTACGAGCCGTGCGAGAGCGACGACGGCAGTCGCATCAGTCGACAGAGTTACGACGACGGACTGCTCGGCAATGGCAGTCGCATTAGCCCGCGCTGCGACAGCGCACCCGGTAGCGTGATCGATAGCCGCGATGGGAACCGCGATGACACCCGGCTGGCGTATAACAAACACACCGCCGACGACATCGGTGATCGCCACGTCGCCATAGGCGACAAGGAGGCACCCGCCATATGTTGGCCGTCGTCCGTGCTCAAGCGCTTGGCCACGATGGAGCAACCCATCTCTGTGCGTTGCGCCAAGACGGGCGACGTGGTGTACAAGGTCGATCTGGTCGAGGAGACCCTAGAGTGTCTGCGCAACGGACGCCGGAGGTCGCGGTCGCTCACCTTTTTCATGGACCGCGAACGCACCGACGACCAACGTCTCACATTGTACGGATTGCTGGCGCCCGGCTGCGAGGCGTGGACCATGGCATTTGTCCAGGACGGCGGCGACGGCTGTCGTGCCCATGTGCGCATCGAGTCTGACGCGGGGTTTGTCGCCTAACGCATGCGTTTATATAGTACATGGTTTTCGCGTCCACGCTTTTCGCCAAGGCAGCGGTGGTCTTGGCCTAAAAACAAAGAGCCAAAACAAAAAAAGGGAAAACAAAAAAAAGGGAAAACAAAGAGAGAAAAGGTGGACGGCGGTGGAGAGGACACGACCGATTGCAGTGTCTTTGATTTTCTTTGATATTCTTTTTTTCTTTTTGATACTGCGCACTTTCCTCTGGTTGCATGGGTCGCACACGGCCACTTTTGCGCGCAGAATGGGAATCAATTTGGGGGGAGGGGAGCAAGCGGCCTAAAAAAAAGAGAGTCGCGGTAGGCGATGCCGGCAAAAAAGGTACAAAAAACGCATGTGCGTGGGTTTCCGTGCCCTCTTGGCGTCCCTGTGGCAGGCGTGCGGGTGTGCCAAGGCGGCGGCCTCTCCTATGCGACCGACCTGTCTGCCAGGGCGGGAAAAAACCGGTGGGCCTTTCTCTTTTTTTTTTGAGCAGAGACACGCGAGCAACAACCCACAGCGAAAAACCAGGCGGCCACGCGAAAGAAAAAAAAAAGAAGGGGGACAAGGCGCGTGCGCATCTACACAGGCACAAAGGCATACACAAACATCCGAAAAGAAAAAAAAAGAATGAACGATGATACACAGTGGGACAAAGGCGCGGATGCGGGCGATACCACATACGCAGACGGCGACACTTGTGACGAGCCGCAGGGCGATCTGGTGGACGACGATGAGCAGGTCTATGACATGAGCGTGCCACAGGGCCAAGATGAAGCCGGCGACGACAATGCACCTATCGATATCGACGATCGCGATCAGGCCGTGCGACTGTTTTGCGCACGGTGGAGTCGACTGCGCGCACAACTCGACCCGCTCACGTCGGCCGTCCGAGGTATACGTGCCGAGCAGACGGCGATTCGGCGCGATCTCACGGCCTACATGGAACGCACTGGCGCACGTCGTGCCATCGTATACGACCGCAACGGCGCACCGATCGTGGCGGTGCGCGTCGACCCAAAGCGACCCACAACGTCGATGGCCGCAGAGGTGCTCACCGCCGCCGTCTATGAACACGTCACCACCCAGTTGGTCGAGGCGTGTGCCGAGGCAGCCGCGCAACGTGCCAAAAAGCAGGCCGACAAGGTAGCCAAGGCCAACGCTGTGGCGGCGCGCAAAGCCGCACGCGCTGCGGCGGCGGCCGCCCGACCTGCCAAGCGCCGCCGTAGGGGAGGTGCCAAATCAAATTTGGGAGAAGAAAAAGACGGTGCGCCATCGCTGACCGACACTCAAAAGGATCAATGCGACGTACCAGCCGACGACCAAAAGGCAACCGATGCACCCGACGTTGATGGCAAACAAGCCAAAGAAGACATAGCGCACGTGCAAACGCATCAGTGCGAGGATGGGCCTCCTCTGGCCGAAATCCTAGGCGAGGCTATAGTCGAAGCGACCCGCGTCGCCCAGCGTCACGCGACAAAAGACAAGGTGACGCTCACCGTCGGCAGGTATGATCCGGGCCGCGACGATGAATCGTCCATGCATATCGATGATGAGGAGGCCTCTATGTGCGAGTCAATGGTGAGTCAGACGACGCCAGCGGGTCTGCCAGCGACACTGTCCACACATCGATCCTACAGCGCTTGGGCTGCTGTTGATGTGCCAGACGAGGTGTGCGCCCGTGCCACGCGTTATGTTGAACTCGACGAGGTGGCGTCGGGGTTGCGCGATCGCATGCGACCCCTAGAGACGGCGCTCGAATCACTCACGCTCGATCTGCCGCCGACAACAACAGAAAAGGCGTCAAAGCGAGCCCAACCCTCGGCGCGTGCCTTGGACGCCGCGGAAAAGCGCCAGCGCCACGAGGCCTTTGCGCCGGCGCGCGACGCCGTGGCGCATTATTTGAGCGAGGTGCGGGCAGGCAAGCGCGGCGTCCCGGTGCGCTTTCCCGACTCGGACGCGCTCTACAGGTTGCGCGAGTCGGTGCGCACGCGCGCTGGCACTGTCACACGCACCGATTATCGGCCGTTGGCCGCGGGGGCCGTCGCCGCCGCCATGGCGCAGATCGAGGTCGATCCGGCGACCCCTTATTCAGCCGACGCCGCACTCGACCTGTTGGACGATGTCGAATTTCGCAACCGCCTCTTTGAGGCCGTCACGGGCAGCGTTGCCCAGCACCGCGAGCACGGCACCGTGCGCACACGTGCCGTGTCGTTGGTGCGTGTCGGCGGTCGCGCGCCCCACGAGCCCACACCCTCCAGCGACGACACCGCGGCATGAGTCGCCTTTTTTTTCCTTGTCCCTTTTTTTTGCCCAAACAAAAAAAGTAGAATTTTTCTTTGTGCCGTTCTCTTGTTTTCCTCTTTTTTGCAAGCCGCGGGGGCGTAGCACAAAGCCGAGGAGGAAAAAAGAGCAAGACGGTGCTGGCAACGGGAGGGAAAAGAGAGGCATCCTCTGGCCGGCAATGTGTCCCCCTTTGTACCGAAAGCCTTGGGCATGAGCAGGAACGCCCAAAATACACAAAAATACGCAAAAAACGTTCGAATCCCTAAACATTGACACTGCAAATAGCAAAACAAAACAAAATCGTTGAACACGTTGTGTATTTTTTGCGTACTTTGAGCGCTCCTACTCGTGTCGCGCTCGTCCATAGAAAAAAAATATGGCAGGAAAAAGGGGAACCATTTTCTTTTTCGTGCCCCACCACCGCGGGGCGCTCTGGTAGAGGCGTAAAAAAAAGAAGAGGGGGAAAAAAAGAGACAGTGCGGATGAATCGCCAAAGAGGCGGCGTCGATGTGTGTGCACGCAGACGGGATGTCCTAAAAAAAGGCGCCACGCCAATCCCAGCAATAAACCAAAAAAAAAGAAAAAGAGAGAAAAAGCGCACCATCCCCGATGGAGGGCACAAAAAAAAGAAGCGAGCCAAACTTTTGTCGTGTCACGGCAACGTAGCAAAACCCAGCCCCAGAACGGGACCTCGCCAACGGTCGAGGGAAAAAAAGAAGAGGCGACAAACACAACGTCAGCGCCCAATTGGTACGCGCTCACACGCACACGCAGACACAGGCACGCACGCGCTCACCTACAAAAAGGGCGCAGCGTCCCAGGTTCTGGACGACAACCGACCGCGCATCTGGTTTTTCTTTTTTTATTTGTTCTCCTCTCTTTTTTTTCATTCTACAATAATCGCCTCGACCAAGTTGGAACCATGTCTGCCTCTTCTGCCTCGGACTCGTCGCCCATGGACACAGACACGCCTGTGACCGCTCCGCCCGCGATTGAGGAACAAGTCGGTGACCTCGGAGATCACACTGACGGTGACGCTTCCGCCGACTCGATCGCCAAGCACGAGCCCGGCACCGCCAAAAAGGCCAAGGGCAAAAAGACCCTCAAGAAGAAAAAGGCCGCCGGCACCCCCAAGACCGAATCCCTGGATGGCGTCAAGCGCAAGGCCTACCGTCACAAGAAGGACTATGCCTCGTACTCGACCTTTATCTACCGCGTGCTCAAGCAGGTGCACCCCGACGTGGGCATCTCCAACAAGTCCATGTCCATCATGAACTCGTTTGTCAACGACATGATCGACCGCATCGCCACTGAGGCCGGTCGCCTGGCGCGCACCAACAAGCGCAACACGATCACGGCGCGCGAGATCCAGACCGCCGTGCGCCTGATCATGCAGGGCGAACTCGCGCGCCACGCCGTCTCAGAGGGCACCAAGGCCGTCACCAAGTACAACGAGGCCGTCAACGCCGGGTCTGTCGGTGACGACGAGACTGCCGCCGCCTGAGCGTCTTTGTCTTGTGTATGTCCACCGGCTCTTGTCTGTGGACGATCCTCGCATTCTCTGTGCGCCTCGGTTGAAGGCTGGGGAAAGCAAATAAAAAACCTTGCGGCATGCACATGTTTCTCTTTTTCTTTCCAATTGTGTTTTTTTGTTTGCTCCAAACAATGCCAAAGGAAGACGCCCTACATCATTCAAGGCTCCGAGTTGGGCTGGCTCTTGATCCAGTCGACAAAGGCCTCGTCGGCGCCAGACGCGCGGGCTCGGCTCAGACAATTAAAATGATGCACGGGGCAGCCCATTGTGCATGCCCAACGCGCCTCGTCATAGCGCTTTTGTCTGATGAGAAAAGGGATCACACCCCAGTGCCCAGGGCAGCCGTTTTCGAGCACCCATTTGAGTGCACCAATATGGCCTGAACGAGCGGCCTCGCATGATACCCAGCCGTCCCAGGGCAATCCGTTGGCGCGGCACCAAGCGAGCACATCAATGCGCCCAAAGCGGGCTGCCATCTGGCACACATGGTTCGTGGCCTCGGATGGGGTGGGCGCGAGGCTCATGACAATGTCGAATCGTCCGGCGCATGCGGCGTGCTCACACACGCTCCTGCGATTGTGCGGGCATCCATTGTCGATAAGCCACAAGAGGGTATCCCAATGGCCGCCCCCGGCCGCCCTGCGACATGTATCCTCTTCCCACGAGTAACCCTTGCTGTGCAACCAACGCACGAGGCCGAGGTGTCCATTGGTGGCGGCGGCATCCATCACACCGCGATCCCGCTCGTATCCGTGAGCGCTGAGCCATTCAATAACCTCTTGCTTGCCGCAGAGGGCCGCCATCTCGGCAACGCGCCACGGACCATCGTCGTACGAGGGAGCCTTGGCCCACGCCACAGGCAGAGCCCATTCGATGAGGTCAAAATCGAGTGCGTCGACAGCGCGCTTGAGCCATCCGGGTGCCCACCTGTGTTTGATCGTCCACTTGATGACCTCTCGGTTGCCGCTGATTTCGGCGAGTCGACCTAATCTTGGGCACCACGGGCATCCCGCACGGCGTAGCCACTTGAGCACGGCGAGATGGCCGCCTCTTGCCGCAGCGCGAGGCGAGCGGCGATCCCATGGGCAACGATTGGCACGGGCCCATTCAAGCACCTCAAGGTGACCGCCTTGGGCGGCGGCCTCGCACGTCGCAGCATCCCACGAGCATCCGCGTGCGCGCAGAGACATGAGACGGGGCAAATTGCCTCGGCGCGCAATGGCCGCCATCGTGCGGTAATCGTAGGGACAGCCCCGATCGATGAGCCAGTCGAGGAGGTCCCAATCGCCACCTTTGGCGGCGTGCGAGCATGTGAGCGCGTCCCACGGGCATCCATAGTCGCGCAGCCACGACAAGATCTTGCGGTAACCTCCGAGTGCCGCCTGGCGACATACGTCGCGATGCCATGGAAAGTGATGAACATAGAGATGCTGTAGGACATCGAGTCGACCGATCCTGGCCGCTGTCGTGGGCGCTCTCGGACCGACCATAGCCGGCACAGTGAGCGCCCAGCGGGTAACGTTGTCGCGCCCTTTGTAGATGGCAGCGGCTATAACGCGGTCGTCGACAGGGCAGCCCTCGTCGTGCGCCCACTGCAGCAGACCAACGAGGCCCTCGCGGGCCAAGTGGGTGGCATAGTCGATTCCCAAAACGGCCTTGTTTGATCGGTACCGATGCCGACAAAAGGCCTCGTCTTGGGCAATGGCGCGCCACAGACGACACACAAAGGGGACTTGGGGGCGACGTCCAACCCAGGAGAGAATGTATTGGAGAATTTCTGTCGGAACAGTCTCGTTCATAACTTTTGTGATGGTCTTTTGTCTTTTTTTTCTTTGGGTCTCTCTTACGCACGACACACGACAAAAGCGCGAGGCGATAGTCGCGCAGCGCATTTGTGCAAAAAAAAGTATTTTGCCAAGAGCCTCTGTCGCCCACATCCAAAAAAAATGCGCCATTGGTCCACGCGTATGGTGGTCTCTTTTTTCCCATGTCGTAATTTTATTCAGTCAAACCACCGAGTCAACCTCTATTTGTATCGATGGCGGTCCGACCGACAATCTGCCACTATCTGGAAGAAAGGCCTAAAAATATGAACCACACAAAGGGACGGCAAGGCGGACGCGACGTCCTTGGCACCGTCCAGACGCCATCGGCAACGTCGAACCCAAACCCTCTTGTAAACATCGTTAAAAAACAAAGAGAAAAAACGAAAAGGGCCCACTAGAACAGGCGCAACATTGCTCTTTGAATTTTTTTCTTTTCGCTTGCAGCCCACATCAATGAGTGCCATCTACGCCTACCACGGTAAACCGTCCTCGGTGCTCCTTCACAGGATCGCGGCACGTGTCGATTCCCTGCGCGCATGTTCGACCTGCGACAAGATGGCCGTCTACTATGTAGACATGTCGAATGGCGACTACTGCCATGCATGCGACGACTGTATCGCCAAGGCCGACTATGCGGCGCGGCATTGCGACTACAACTATTGTCCCATGTGCCGCCCGAAAATGGCAGAGGAGCACGGTCGGCGCGGCGCCACCCGGCTTGGACCGGCCAAGTGTTGTCTCCAATAATGCACCGAGAGTCAAGTTTTTTTTTATTTCAGGGTAAAAAAACAACGCGCGCATCGTGTCAACTCTGTGACTCTGCTCTGCTTTTGTACTTTTTCTTTTTTGTGGAAGAAAAAAGTGTTGGACATTCTTTTTCTCCCCCCCCCCAAGGCACAGAGCCAACACAGCCGAAAGAGTGATTGCGCCAAAAAATCATTTTAGGATGGCCGTTTCTTGCTTGCATCTTGGTTCTGCATAGGAGGCCGAGTGAGAGCGAGAGAGAATCACAAAGGGGCGGTGCGGCCATAAAGCGTCCGCCGGCAGTCGTCGATCTGGTGTTGAAAACGGCCAAGGAGGGCAAAGAGGCGCGGCCACTGCGCCGGCGCTGCGACCAAAGGCACGACCCAGGCGTCCTCGGGCGTCAGGGCGTCCCCATAAGCAAGCGCGGCATCCATGTAGGCGCCCACAGCCTCTGGCAGGATGAGAGCCGAGGCCGTACAGGGTTGTGCAGCATAGGTGCGGTGGTCGAGAAAGGCGGCGTGAATGAGACAGAGCAGGTGCGGGTCGTCGATGGGTTCGCGACCGCGCACGATGCGTACAAAGTCGTCGACGCTCCCGTCAAACAGGTGCGCGTTGAGCGCCAAAAGGCGGCCAAGAGCGTCGCTGTTCCAGACATACTTGCCGTCGGTGGCGTTGCCTGCGCGTCTCACGCGCTCGACCTGCGCCGGCGTGAGGCGGCCCTCCTCCACGTACCCAATGGCCTTGAGCGGACCCACGGCCTCGGCGTAGATGGGCAACGATGTCGTTGACGCACTCGCCACATCGCCAACGGCGCTGCCCGGCCGGCCCGTGGCTGAGCCTAATGGCGTCGACCGAGATGCGGCAACAACTCCCGGTCGCGCACCTCGCATAATGGGGATCACGGGTGCGGCCGCACGCACTGGCCAAATGGCGCGCGATGGCGGTGCCCCTCTTTGAGGATAATTCATTGCGTGCACCGACGGCGACAAGATGTTTGTCTTGTTGAAAAGACGAGCGCGCACACACGGCAGCACACAATGGAGGACAGCACAAACAAAACCGTGTAGTTTATCAGCCTCTCTCCTTCCTCTCGGGCGGCGCCAAAAGGGCCGGGTGGCTGGCGCTGTGGCCCCAACAGCACACACTTTTACGACCCCTTTGTACCGAGCCCTGCGACTGTCCCTCGTCTTTTTTTTTCTCGATTAAAAGAAACAAAGAGGAAAAGGCAATGTGCGCCTTGAAACCTTTCTTGGCTCGAGATGCACGCGCGCGGACACGAGTAAAAACACCCAAAGTACACGAAATATACACAAATCTTTTCAAATTTCTTAGTGCCGGCATACTGAAAGACAGCCGGCAGTCACCCTTGGGCGCGCGAGTAGGAATACTCAAAATATAGGAAAAAATACACAAAAGTTTCAAATGTTTTGTTTTGCCCTCCTTTTCGATGGCTCTAGGGGACGGGTTTGCGGCGGCCGGCCACGCATTTTTTTTCGGAACCCTGTGTCGAGGCCAACTGACAAAGAACAAAAAAAACGGACCTCGTGGACAACTAATTTGATGTCAAAAAAGTTCCTGCAATTTTTTTTCGATTTCGGCCTGTCTCAACAGTGCCACCGCCTGCAATCAAAAACCAAAGAAAAGGTCGCACACATGTGGACGACTTTGAGCGCGCGCTCATTGTTTTTTGCTGGATGGCGCTGTGCCGGCCACCCCAAGACCAGCAAAAAGGCATACGCCAAAACCAAGGCGCTTGCAGTCGAGACAAAGAAAAACAAAGGCCGCCGCCTTGTGCGGCGTGTGCCGGTGTTGGCCTTTTGCTCGCTGGAAACCCAAGTAGGACTAAAGGGGCATTTTTCTTTTGTTTTTTTCCCGTTACAAAAATGTATGGTAAAAAAAAGAGGTTCGTGTCAAGGGCCTCACTGAAAATAAGGGCCGGCCACTCTTTTGGCGAGGCCCGTTGGGCAACTGTCGGCCGCCGAGTTCGTGTCCAATCCTGACCTGTTGCCATTTTTTGCATACCAACCGAACGCCCAACAAACCCATTTGTTGAAAGGGACCGTGACTTTTTCCCTTTTCTCTTTTTTGCTGCCGACCGCGAGTCTATTGCAACATCGCCAAAGTCACAGCCAACGTCATTCTGTGGCGGCGATGGCCTCGACAAGACAAAGCGCACAGGCAGACTCTGGGGAGTTGACTCGACACCCAGCGCAGGACGTACAACATGATACGAAGACGCGCCACGCACATAATAAACAACGAGTGAGACCGCATCGCACTACGTCACAACAGTCAGACGCTGCCATCGTCTCTGCCATTGCCGCGATCGACACGCGGGGCGATCGACGTTTGGCCGACTGCGCTGCCAACATATCTATTGAGGCTTGGGTGCAGCGCGTGCGCGGTGCCACCCTTCCGCCGTGGACCGCCGGCATAGACATTGTCGACTTGACCCATGTGCCGCGACCAGACCCGCGCGACCACTCCTGTGTCGGAGCGCGCCTAACCCTATTCTGGGCGCAGTGGGGCGACGGCGAGGCTGCACGACAACTATGCGACATGGCCCAAGATATATGCTCGACAGACACGCGTCAATGGCACCTTGCACCGGCTCAATTGCGCAGAGACGTTGCTCTGTGGCATCCTATTGTAGCCCATGCCAACAACATCCCAGTGCGCGTGTTTGTGCCTGTCCTGGCCGAAATCATGGCCGGTGCCGCCGGCGACGGACCCATGTGTGTCGTGTGCATGTGTGAACCGCCCGCCATGGTCATCGAACCATGTGGCCACCTATGTCTGTGTGCCGACGACTGGCAACATCTCGTCCAAGGGCCACGGCGCTCGCTCAAATGTCCTCTATGCCGCTCACCGGCCGATGCCGCCTGGCGTGTGCGTTCGCTGTTTGCACACGACGAACCAGCGATCGAAAAGCCAGCTGTTGGCATGAGTGGACCGCCAGACTTGTCGGCCGACCCTCAACGAGGAGATGTCGAGATTGACTTTGCCAGCATCGTCAATGACCTCCATTTCACCCCCAACCCAGCAAGGAGCCTCGAACTCATCAGGCTGTTGACCATTTACCGGCTGCTCACCGGAGAGATCGAACCCGGCGCGATCTCGGGTTCTCGTTACGGCGGGTTCACGTACTTTAACACGGCCGCGTATGTATCTCGAAAGCAAGACCGCACCATCGACAATGATAATGTCGCTGACGAGGAAAATATTTGTGTGTGGGGAGGGGGGATGGCTACAGGTATCGATCTGGCCAATCAGACCAAAGACAAGGCAGTGGCGGTGGCGACGACAGTGCTACTGAGAGCAGCAGTGGCGACGACGACGATGATGATGACGACGGGATACCAGGCCTCGTCGAAGATAGCGACAGCAGCAGCGATAGCGATGATGATGATGATGACGACGAGGATGACGACACTGAACCAGCAAGGCAGACCTCTGTTGGGATGGAATCGACCGGTTTGCCCTTTACAAGCGACGACATTGAACTCGTCGCCTCGCAGGCCCGCGTGCCTCACGACGTTGCCTTTGACGCGCTCTTGGCCGCCGAGGGCAATATCATTGAGGCCATCCAAGCGCTCTGTTGACGATCCCTTGCTATGCAATGGCTTTCTTTTTTCCTCTTTGCACGGAACTACTCCACATTTTCTTGTTTGTCTTCTTTTGTATTTTTATCGCAAGAGAAAGATATCGAACACAATACCGTGCACGGAAAAAGAAATCTGTCTCATACCACTTGCGCATTGGGGCGGCGCCTTTCATGCCAAAAAGAGGAAAAAAGACCGCGCAGCCAAGAAAAAGCTTGTCGTCGTGCGAATGGGGAAAAATATACCAGTTTATCAACCGAGGATGTCGTGCGATGCACTTGTTTTCACCAGAAGGAGGAAAAAAGGAGGCGACGTGGAGCCTTTGTTGGTGTTCTTTTCGGTGCCACGCGCGCCTTGCCCTGCACGACACCAACGGTCGTTTTTTCTATTAAAAATTTATGTTTGTGTAATCTGATTGGTTTATAAAAATTTTAGGGTCGGGTATTAGGTGGTGTGTTGCACCGTACGGCGACCCAAAGCGCGGTTGTTGCTAATCGATGGCATGTTCTTTTTCTCTTACTCACCACACGCCCCCGTTCTGCATCATCGCCTTCGGGTCGTATAGTCGACCTACGTGCCCCGTTCAAGTTACACATGTCTCAACCAAGCGCAGACATAACAGACGCCTCGATCATCCAAGTATGTCTCTTTGCCAACGTCGACGCCGATGGCTGGATCGGCTACAACAACCGCCTACCACCTGAATTCATGGACAAGGGCCAAAGCGACAGGCTGCGCGAGATCGCCCACGACAAAACGGTCATTGTCGGGCGCAAGGCATTCATGTCGACATTTGGTGGACGCCCACCCGGCAGGCACGTTATCGTCATGACGCGCTGCACGGACCAGCAAAAGTGTGTCGAGATGTGGGGTGGTGGGGTCACATATGCTCACTCGCCGTTCGACGCCCTCTCCAAGTGCTGCACACTCGACGCTGTTGTGATCGGCGGCGCACGTACCTTTTGGTCATTCTTGCCTTGCGCATCAGAGGTTCGCGTATGCGCGTTGCCGGGCTGCGTGCACCGACCCGTTCCCCTGCGCTCCGTCTCTGCCGCGCAGTGGGCCGAGGTGGTACCTGAATCAGCCATTGTCGAACAATGCGACGGCTTTCGCGTGCTCACATGGTTTATTGACAAACCCACGTACGAGCCCGCCGACGAGCCCTCCAAGCCTTTTTGGGAGAAACCGAAATGGACGGTCGATATTGCTGCCGACGATGTCTCTGGCGCGCACAACCAGACTCGCGAGTCAGGCGGATCGCACTAATAATGAAACTCCAACCTTTTTCCATCGATAAATGTTTGATCCCTTTTTATCCCTGTCTCTCAAAAAAAAGACGGTTGATCAGACCTGCGAATCTTTCCTCTGCCAAGAGACTGCCCGACAGTCATTTTGCACCCAATGGACGGGCAAAAAAAGGATTGAATTTTGTATGCAAAAAGCACGATAGAAAAAATGGTGCCGATTTCCAAGGCGCCTTTTGGGATTTGGGCGATGGCTTGTTGCCGCTTGCGCACATTTTGAGAGTTTGTGGGGTCTTTTTTGGCGTTGACATTCCCCATTCACATCATCCTTTTGTTTCATCAGAGGGTTCGGGCGCGAGGCGAGTTTTCCGTTCCAATAGGAAACATCCAAAGATTTCTTGGGTTGTGGCGTACCAATCGTCTCACCAACAAAGGGCGGGGGTGTTCGCATCAAAAGACAACAAGCCACTTTTCACCAGCAAAGTCTCGCGGCACACCCAGATACATAAAAACAAAAAAGAAAAAGGAGAGCACGTACAAAAAAAAAAGATCGAATGGCAGGACTGGCAGTGATCGTGTTTGGCGCAACGGCGGCGATGGCCGGCTTTGTCGCGGGCACAGCAGCGACGGGCGTTGCCGTGCTTGTCGGACCTCGCGTGCTCAATCTCGTGTCATTTTATGTGTCGGCCGTTGCACTGGCGGTGCTGGGCTGCGCGGCGTGGTTCTGGATGGACAGCCAAAGCAGTACCGACGGACAAGTCTCGCCGGGCGATATCGGGCCGATCATCAAACAATTTTCAATTCTCGCGGCAATCACAGGGTACGCGGCAGCATGCGCAATACTCTTGGGCGCGAGCGCGCTTTGGGGCAGCACCATCCCTGGTGGTCACGATTGCGCCAAACTCTTGATCTGTATTGTCATTGCCGTATTGTGCATTCCTTTTACTGCATAAAAATGCGATCCAAAGAAACCAACCCTTTTTTTAAAACTTGTGGTCGCATCCTCTGTTGTGGGTCTGCTTCTAAAAAAAGGCCATGACGAGTGACCTTGTAGTGTCCTTTTTTTGTTCCAAAATGCATCGTCCCATATCTCTCTCTGTCTCTTCTTCTTCCTTCCACAAATGTGCTGGCCGACTGGAAGGGGTGGGGCAAGATTTTAGGGCAATAGGTCGGCACACGCAGCGCAGCGACAGGTGCCCTCGATGTAAACTTCGCCCTTGGCGAGGATGGCGGCAAAGGCCTCGGCCACGCAGAGGTGCGCCGTCGGTGGATTGTTTGCGATCCATTCGATGCAGGTGGGTGCACACTCGACACCCGCCAACGAGGCCAGTGCGCTTTCGAGAAATGCGATCCCGCCTCGTTCACACAAAAAGGCAAGGACATGCGCGTTCCCATGGCGTAGAGCCGAGGCAAATGCGGCCGGGCTACAAACGCCACCGGCATCGAGGACAGCACGCACAACATCGGGGTCGCACGACGCAACAGCCGCTTCGACCGCGTCCCACGTGCCCAGAGGACGTATTTGTGCGGCCACGTCGACGCAGCCGGCTGCGAGCGCCGCACGCGCGACACCTGCAGTGAGTGCACGACGGCCGTCGCTGCGCGTGTGCAACCAGGCAATCACCTCGCGCCGTCGGTTGATTGCGGCCAACATGGCAACGTCGGTAGGTCTCCACGCCGAGCCTGCCCTAGGTGTGCCATGATCGTCGCCGGCAGCCCATTTGAGCACGCCCAAACTGCCGGCACGTGCCGCAGCGCGCACAATCTCGGGCGTGCACGCGCACACGCCGGCGTTGTGCACCAAGGAGAGGGTGTCGACATTGTCGCGCTCCACCAGAGGGACGAGCGCCGTCGGATTGGCCTTGTGGCCGTGCGAGGCCGCCCAGCGGATAAAGCGTGGGCGGTGGCCCTCGGCGATAAGGTCGCCGACAAGCGTGGGCGTCATCTTGGGCACGCGCAAGAGCCTTTTGGTGCCGATCCAATCAACGACATCCATTTGGTCGGCCTGCAACGCGGCCAAGGCGATGTTTTTCGAGCGCATGGGACGCAGCTGGCATAGCATGGCCAGCACGGGCACGTTGCCGCGTGAGGCGGCCTCGACCTCTAGGTGTTCAAAGTCTTGGGTGGTGAGTTGACGTGCGTCGTCTTCACGGATCAGGTCGAGCATCCATCGCACAATGTTGGCATGTCCCCCGCGCACGGCGCACATCATCACGTCACGGATCGCGGCCTTTACGCACATGTGCGCAATAGGCAGAGTGCGCCTGACCGTTGGACCCGCCCTGGCGGTCGAGGCAGCGTCACGCAATGTCGTCGGACTTGGCGAAATGCGTGCGGCGCCCGCGAGATTACGCTCTACCCGAGCCGTGGCGATCTCGTGGTCGCCGTCACTGTTGTTGCCATAGTCGTCGATGTCACTGTCTGTGCATGTGCTCGTATCGGAATCGCTGCAAGTATAAATGCTGCCGGTGTAGCGTGTCCTGCGCGCGTGTTGCGCATAGGTTCTCCGCGTACGGTCCGGATAGGCAGGGCGCGTGCCGCAGGCAGTGGGCAATGGTACAGTGCGATCGCTTCTCCCGTTATCTGGGCCGCTGTTATCACCGTCTCTAGTGTCATCAGAGTGGCTGTCATCTTCACCCATGTGCTTTTCAACGTCGCATCCGGTTAGACGTCCATAGAGCCACCGGACGACGTCGAGACGACCGCCAGCGGCTGCATCTCCCAGGAGATGCACAGCCAGCGGCATGCGCCAATGGTCGAGCAAATACTCGACCGCAGACAAGGGCGCGCCGGCGGCAATCAGACGAGACAGGCGATCGGGACTCGCCAGCCGCCCGACATACACAAAGAGAGGCTCGGTGACGAGGTGCGACGCGGCCATGGCCAGCGCGACCAGATCGCGCAGGCTGCGCACATGACTGCATATCAGAGAGACGATTTCGGGAGGCATGTGCTGGAGGCTCTCGTCGGAACAGCGCTCTTGTTCGTCCCCTTGAATGTCTTGCATTTCCTTTTTTTTTTCTCGAAAGAGGGATGTGTATTGCTGACGCGTAGTCGGCTCTGGTACGCCTTGCTCTCGTCTTTCTGTATCCTTTGTGCGCGCGTGCGGCGTATTTGGGTGTGTTGGAATCATGCAAGACGGACACTACAAAGTGCTGCCGTAGCCTCTCGCGTGTGTGTCTCTCTCTATTTTGTCTGCGTTTTTCGCCAACTACCGGAAATAAGCAAGAGAGCGCAAGATGGCAAAAAGATGCACATGAATGGGCGTGCGCCTTTGGGTCTGCGCGCAATAGAAACAAAAATGAGCGCGTGCGATGAGACCGCAGATGCGCCCGAACCGATACAAGACCTAGAAAAAAAGGAGGCTCACGAAAAGGAAAAGAGAGAGCCAGCAAAGAAAAGACGCTGCTGTTCTCTCTTGCCATTGGCCCTGTTTGCGCCTCTATTTTTTTGATCGGGTGCCCCTATTTTTTGATCGACACAAGGAAAAAAAAAGAGACAGAGACCATGACGACCCAAAAGACGCGCGCCAGTTTATGGATCGTATTAGGTATCTTTTGCGTGTTTGTGACGCACACTGCGTGCCAGTCGCATCGTCCCCAAGGCAGCGTCCTCACGGGTCTCGATCGCAACGCGGTGGGCGTGACAATCCACCTGACCGCGGCGGCATGGTACGACCCGGCGGTTTCAGCCCGCGCACGCACCGTCGTGGCTACGTTTCCTGCGCTTGTCGACAGTGTGTCGGCCATGGCGCGCGCGAGCGGCGGCGATGGCAATCTGACGGCCGGGATCGGCTTGTCGCCAGCGCTGTGGGCGCGTTGGCGATCCTCACTGTCGGTGCCCGTTGGCATGGTCGACTTTCCGGGCTACGAGGGTGTCGACGGGTGGCCCCGTATGCCGCGCACCGAGGGCGACCTGTTTGTGCATGCCAAGGCCGCACGACGCGATGTGCTCTATGCCTTGATCGACCTTTTGGCCAAAAGACTGGGCGCAGACGCCGTCGGGACCGTGGTAACGGTGGACGCATGGACCAACGCGCTCGATGGACAAAATCGTGATCTCACAGGATTTGTCGATGGTACGGTCAATGCCCCGTCGGGCCAAAAGGCACTGGCGGGTCTCATCAGTGCCGCAGTGGACCCCATCCACGTCAATGGTTCCTTTGCCATTGCCCAAGTATGGCGCCACGACCTCGCCGCCTTTGGCGCACTCAATTTGACCGCACAAGAGGCCGTGTTTGGACGCACCAAGGCCCAATCCTTGCCGCTAGCCCGCCAGGCGCCGTCGTCGCATGTCGCGCGCGTGCGCCAGAGCGCCCTGGGCTACTTTATCGTGCGCCAGGCCATGCCGTGGGGCGATCCAGCCTCTGCCGATGTCGGCCTCTTGTTTATAGCCTATGCAGGCGATGCGCGCCACCTTGACACCATGTGCCGCTCGATGGTGGGCAGCGGCCCAGGCATGGCCGGGGCACCCCATGGCGTGCCCGATGCCATCATGCGTTTTTCCACTCCGACGACCGGCAACTATTGGTACTTTCCGTCAATCGAAATGTTGGCTCAACTCGCCAAGCAACCCGTCCTCGCGTGATTGACCCCCACACCCCCCATCGGCCTGACCTTGTTGTTGCTTTCAAACGAAAAAAAAAAGACAAAAGAAAGACAACAGGGACGCACATACAAAAAGAAACATTGATTATTATGACAATTTTTCATTTCTTTTTTTTTTCGCCTTGTTGGATGGGGCGCGCTCGTCATGTGCTTCGAAACAACAACAACAACAACAAAAGGCGGAGCGGGTTGGCTAGGGATCGCACAGGATGTCGGCACCCGGCAGCGCGGCCCAACCCAACAGAGCGGCACACCTCCATTGACCTCCTTTACGCGCGGCGTCGAGGGCCTCGGTCTCGTCATAGGGACAATCATGTGCGAGCGCGTAGCGCAGGATATTGACGGCGCCCCGTTTTGCCGCCGCGTAGACGGTGAGCGGGTGCCACAGACACCCATCTTCGTGCGCATAAATGACCATGGCGTTGCGTCCGGCCGCCGCTGCACAGAGAGTCACGGCGTCGGTCCACGGCACGCCCATGCCGCGCATCTTGACCATCGCGCCCATATCGCCCTCCTCGACGGCGCGCAAAAGAGCGTCGCCCTGTGACGGGCACCCGTTTGCAACAGCATAGGCCAAACACGCGAGGCGGCCTGCATCGTACGGATCGGGCACGCCCTCGGAGAGGCCGAGATAGCACACGCTCCAGTGGTCTATGCGGCACAAGGCAAAAGCGAGCGCGTCGATCATGGACCAGTGCCATGGGCATCCATGATCGTGTGCATAGACGAGCATGTCGAGATCGCCGTTGAGCGCGGCGTATTTGCACACGTCGGCACGCATGGGACAACCATTCTCGACGAGGTACACCAGCGTGTCCATATCTCGACGCCGCGCGGCGTGGACACAGGCCTCGGCGTCCCATGGACATCCGGCGCGACGCAGGTCGTCGAGCAGGGCAAGCCGCCCGCCAGAGACAGCCGCAGCACAGGCCCGCGCGTCGCAAGGGCATCCATTGTCGCGCACGTACGTCAACGCGTCTGACCGCCCACTGGAAATGGCATTTGCATAGGTGCGTGCGTCCCATGGGCAGCCAAGCAAGCGCAGGTGTTGGAGCATCGCCAACCTCCCGTTCAAGGCCGCCGCCGCGCAGGCGCCCTGTTGGAGCGGGTGGCCGTCAGCAACGAGAATGTCGACCATGGCCGTCGTGCCGCGCGCCGCCACTTTGTTCACGGCGGCGTCTCCGATACAGTGGGGCGATAAGAGGACGACGCATTGGTGATGATCGTACTCGACGGCTTTATCAAATGCACGATGCAAAAAGGACGGCCTATAGGCACCGATGTCGCCGAGCATGTGCGCGAGGACGCGCGCCGCACCCGCCTCGGCTGCTTGGACCATTGCGTATTCGTGATGGTGACGCGCACGCTCGTACACGTACGCAAAATGGGCAACATTGTCGGACCGTGCCGCAGCGTTGACGATTTCGCCCACGAGGTCGTCAATGACCGGATGGGTCTCAAATGCACGCCGTAGGCAATCGCCGTGAATGGCCTCTGCCGCCGATCGAGCGGCGCACAGAGGCGCGCCCTCTCCATAGCGCAGATTCTTGGGCAGGCAAGTAGATCGGCCCACGGCGCCATCATCGCGGGCCACGCTGCGCCATGAATGACACACGGCACCGGCGCGCACACGACGATCGACGCAATCGAGCCAAGAAAACACGAGCCCAAGGATTTCATTGGCCAACTCGTCATTGGACATATTGTTCTCTCTGTCTTTTGCGAGCGCGTAGTCGCGCGCTCTCTTTCTTTCTTTTTGCCCTTTAGCCAAAAGTTCCCAATGCTCTGGCGTTGGGAACTTTTTTCGTGCGGGTCAGACGCCCGATTGTGTTTTTTTATTTAAAAGGAGAGGAAAAAGAACAGGCTCCTTTCGTCGCCGTACACGGGGGACTTTTGGCCCATGTTTTGAAAAAAAAAATAGTGCGACCGCACACTATTCCGCACGCACCCGTTGGTGCGCGGACCGACCGCGCAGCGCTAGAGAATCACCGAGGCGACAAAAAGCAACACGAAAAATACCATTGGATCACAATAGGAATGCTCGGGAAACAGCACACTTTTCATTGGCCGCAAAGAGCACCCACAACGCAGAAAGAAAAAGAGACGAAAAGGAGGCAAGCTACGCACACACGCGCAAAGAGACTTTGACAAACAAGAGAAAAAAAGAGAAAATGAAAGCAACTGCGACAAACAATGCACCCGAAATGAAAGGGATCGCCCATGTGAAGGGTGCCTCGGATGATGCCGTCGCGCGTCTCGGTGCGTTGGTCGAAACACGCGAAGCGATCGTCGGCGATCCGCAGCACGTATTCACGCTGTGGATGAAAGCGCCGAGCGATCTGGTCGGCGAGACTGTCGTGCGCGAGGCACTCGATCTAGACTGCATCGATGTAGCCCTACGCCTACTGCGCGCCACGGTGCCCTTTTGTATCGAGTGCGACGACGGCGCACCGCCCAAAATTCGCGATGCGGCGACCGCCGAAGCGACATGGATACGACGTCGATTGGCTTCGCAACTGTCGCTGGCGTGCGACCCCGCACGTGTGTGGGCGCTTATCGAGCGTTGGGAGGCCGAGCCCGCCACAGGCGAACGCGCCTCACGCCTACCTCTCCTTTGTTTCCACTACGTCGCTTTTCTGGGCACTGTCGTGAGCGCCACCAGCGCACCGATGGCCCGACTCGCCTGGCGCTATGCCTCGCCGACACTCAGATCTCATATTGTGCAAGCGGCGTCGGGGCGCGTCGATACCATTGCCGCGTTGGCCGAGCGCACGCATTGCCGCAGGGCGTGGTGGGACACCGCGCACGACACGGCGGCCCATGATAAAAGGCAGGACAAGAACAAGGGCACTAAAGCCCTGCCGGACCTTGTCATTTTGATGCGCCGCGCAAGAGCATCGATCCATGCCGTTGCCCTACATGTCGACCCGCACCAGCCGCTCATTTGAGGCTCTTCATTTTTTCCCCATTCTCGCCAAAAAAAAGACAACAAGATATGAATCTGCCGTCTCCCCCCCCCCCTCTTGTTGTTGGTGCCGCGCGTGCACAAAAACCCAGAAAGACAAAAGTCATGCCGCAGATAGAGCACACAAAAGGGAAATTGTGGACTGGCGGAAAAAGAGAGGACGGGGCAAACAACACCAAAAAGGGGCCAGGCAATCAGGATCATTTCTTTTTTGGGTGTTGTTACAACACAAACACTATCCGGATACCGAGGAGAGCAAGAAAGAGAGCACACACACACACACACATACACAAACAAGACAGTCCTAGGACGATCTATCGCGTTGGCGCTCGTCCAAATCGGCAGCGGCTGAAATGAGGCCGCCGGATGCGGCTTCAAGAAGGCTCACCTCGTAGGGGGCAACGTGCGTCAGGTAAAATGCCTCATTGCGCAAGAGCGCTTCGACGGCGGCAATCCAACCGCACAGGAGCGACCACGCGCAGCGTGCACCCGACTCGCACGTGTCGCGCCCCCAGTTCATGTCGTGGCTGTATGCCCTCACAGAAAACGCCAGCCGATCGACTGCCGCGCGGGCCTCGGCCAAGCCCACAACGCAGGCGTGCGCGTCGATGGGCGTCAGCGGCTCGCAATCGACGCCGTCGACGTTATCGTGGCGCTGCTCTGTCGAGTTGCGGTAGGGGCAGTGCCCGGTGAGCGTGCAAGCAAGTCTCGATGCCCAGAGATCCATGAGCGAATGGAGTCGATAGTATTCGACCTTGTTGTCGCCGCCGCCTTGATACGCGCAAAAGGACACGGCAACGCCGGCGTCCGTGCGGCGTACTCTGCGCGAGGTGGAAACGGTCGAGTATGAAAAGCATGCGGCGCGTCTCAGGGCCAGTTGATGGTCTTCCATTTGGTCGTGCGTCCATGTCCATGCGACACCGATGGGCCAGCGCCATGGGTCGGCACTCGCCGAGTCGGTCGGCGCTGGTGGCTCCGTCGATCCCGCATAGGGCGCACATGCAGCGCAACCCGACGGCACGCCGCGACAATGGTCGCACCATGGCATGCCGACGAGGCCCACGTGGTGCGGTTTCACGGGCGTCTTTGGGTCGCATCGATAGACCGACCAGCCGGACCCGTCGGGCAAGAGGGACGCACAAAGAAACGCAGACCGGCCCCAATGGACGTGCATCTGCAATGTGGGGGGCACCGACGCGCGATTGCCGGGCGGGCCTAGGGGATCAGAGGGCGGGAGCCCGTGGCCATCCATCGCCCTCATGCGGACGACCAACTTGGCCATTTCGCGGCGCACGATGGCACGATCATGGGCATCCTCTCGCGCGGCGACGGCGTCGTTGGCAAAAGGCAGGCGCCCTGTGCGTGCGGCCTCGTCGATGGCCGCTCGCTGACGTTGGTCGTACATGACTGAAAGATTTTTTTAAAAAAACAAAACCGACGACGACGACCAGAACAAGAAACAAGAAAAGAGAAGAAACAACTGTGCGCAGCGGCAAATACACACGGGAAAAAAAGAAGGCAACCAGTCGCCGGCGTACAAAAAACGGCCCTAAGAGTCACTCTCTTTTTCCTTTCAGAAAAAAAACACAACAGCGATGAGCCACACCGGGTCGAACCAAAGGCCAATAATGCGCACACGATCGAGTGACCAAATTGGCCAACCAATCGCTACCAATCGTTGGTAAAAATGGCGCCCATAAAGATGGAAGCCGCATTCCGGGTTAAAAAACCCAACAACGGCAACAGCAGCAACAGCCCACCAACAGCAACGACAAGCAAAAAAACCAACCAACACAGTGGCTATCGCACGCGGGTACAAGTGTTTGGTGCTGCTCAGCATGATCCTGGCGGCAACGCTGACCGCTGATGCTGTAAGCCTCACCCTCTCAAGCCTCACGGGCGCTGTGGCCAACACAAGGATGTCGCGCTCGACCCGGTCGCCCAACCCGATACCCAACTTTTACCGTGGTGGCCATATCTGCACGCCCGCACCCGAGTTTTCGCTCAACCTGGTGGCGCGCGACTTTCCCCAGTTTTACAACGAGATGGGCACGTGGCTGGGCAACATGAGTTGCTACGCGGCGAGCCCATCGGGCACCATCGGAACGCCGCTGATCATCGACGCGCCGTTTCAAATCAACACGACCGTGCACAGTGGGCGTCTCGTCTCGTGTTCGGGACCGGCGGGCGCGCCCGCCGACTGCCGCGCTTTTTACCCGCGCTTTGACGGCAGCGGCCAGTATTGCACGGTCGAGCCGGGCGACGTCGACACCTTTGGCTATCCGGCCTTTAATCAGGGCCAGGTGATCAACAATGGTCGCGTGTCGGTTGATACGGTGTGGACCAACTCGCAGAACCTGGCGTCGGCCGTGTTTAGTTATTACGAGCCGACCGGCGACGCCATTTCGTCCTTTTTCAGCACCTACGATCGCCTCGACACGACGGGCACCACTGGTCCGGCCATGCTGTGCTTTTTGCATCTGGGGCGCACGTGCCGCGGACCGGGCTGCTTTATGCCGCCTGCTCCGTCAGCCTGATTGACGCAAACCCAAGAGACCGTGTATCCCCATTTGCGATCCGTCTTTCCTCTGTTTTTTGCCTAGTATTATTTGATTTTTTTATTGAATTACGATGGCCGACTTTGCAATAAAAAGACGCAATCCGCTGGCCAAAAAAATGCGCTTCTCTTCCTCTCTCGGCGCAAAGGCCCATGCAAATTTAGCCGGCAACTAACTTGACGGTGCCGGTTGCTCTCTGTTCCTACGCCTTTTTCCGGGGCAGACGGCGCAGTGTACGGACACGCTGATTGGCTGCTCTTTTTCCTATCAACAGCACAGCCATCAACGCACAACTTTTTGGTGTGGCAATTTTTTCCTGGGCCAATTTTTTCCGAGTCAAGGAGGGGCGGCGCAAAGAAAGGCTGGCAAAAGGGACACACGAAAAAAGGGAATGTTGTGTGCCGTGGGGTCATCGCAACGATGGGTCGACGGCGACTTTTTTCTTTTGGCGAAGAAAAGCGTGGCAGTTACGGTCGACCAACGGGACCTTGTCTTTTTGAAAATGAAAAAAAAAAGAGTAAAACACAAGACGAAAAACTGCAATGAAAGAGAGGATGATTTTGCCACTGTGCCGAACCAAGGCATTTTTTTCTTTTTTTATTGTCAGAGGAGGCGGTGGTGCGCGCGTAGGCGTTCATGTCCCGCTCTCTTGCGCTTTTTGGGTGCGCGCTGCGCGCCACTTTTTTTCGACCCTTTTCAAAACGGGCGATCACAGATATTTGTTCCTTTGTACTCGTTTACCATTGTCGTCGTCAATGCCGCTATGGCGGTTATGACGGTTGGCCGTCCATGGCCACCATCTCTGCCTCTGCCGATGGCGGTGTTGGCGACGACGGCAGCGGGCGAGGCTCGACGCGTCTGCGTTTGGCCGGGCGTTGGCACCCGGACGTACTGCACTTGACGCAATCGCATGTCAGCATGGGACCCGTCGCTTCACAGCTTCGCTCGTGCGCCCAAAACATGGTTCGGTAGGCGTCCAGGCAAAGGCCGTCCTCGCGCCCGGTCAGGGGCATTTGGGTGATGCTAAAGGTGGGGTCGCGGTCCCACAACGTAGCCGCCATGTCATAAAGCGCCTGTGTGCGTTCGAGGCCACAGCGCTGTACGAGATAGGCAGCGGCTGGAGCGTGCGGCACAAAACCCGCCGTGAGCACGATGGCGGTCTCGTCCATCACCACGCCCTTTTGTTCGATGGCATAGGCAATCATCTCGACATTTTGTGATGCGAACACGGCGCCGGCCGCGCGCTGCCAGTCAAACGGTGGTTGGACCAGGGGCTCGATTCGACGCACAACGCCCAATGCGCCTTTGGTAATGCAGGCCGTCACGAGTGCAGGGTCGACGACGTCGGGCCACCGCTCTATGAGCCACGCTGTGGCCAAGGCATCGCCGTCTTCAGCGTCAAAGGTGTTTGATACAATGGCGGCGCGCACCATGTGCCGAGTTGGCGGGAAGCGGTCCGTGACAAGCGCCATTGCCTCAATGTCGTCCATTGAGGCGGCACTCATGAACAGGGCCATCGGATCAATGGGAAGGTCGGAATCGAGGATGGCTAGGATAGTCTGGGCGCTGCCCGAACACATGCACGCCGCCGCGTTGTTGATCCTGCGGATGTGATTAGGATCGGTGATCGGCCCAATGTGTTGCGCGATGGCCGGTAGTGTGCCGTAGCCCTGGATGATGGCTTCGCACAATTGATCGATCGTGGGTGGGCAATAACCCGCGCATCCGAAATCGTGCATCCATAGCGCCACGTCGGCGCGACTGGCCCCCCACGCAGCACGGCCTATGGACTTGTCGCACTGGCACGGCTTGGCTCTTGACATGGGCTGCGCAAACATGTCATGCGCAAACGTAAACACGTCGACGTTGCCTGTGTGTGCCGCACTGTCCATGCCCCAGCCACAGTTTTTGCCCTTTACGTCGCCAAAGGTCCTGGTGAGGATGTAGCGCATGATGTCAATGTCACCGCGCGAAGCGGCAATGCACACGGCACGGTACACATCGTGACGGCTAGGATCGCCTGGCGCAACATGTGACTAGATGGACACGGTCAATTGCACGTATATGCTTTAGTCGATTATAATAAACAAAAAAAGATAGGGGACGATTTTTTCTAAAAAAGCGAGACAAGGATGGAATGTGTACCGCAATGTGTTGGTGGACGAGCCGCATGACCTCGATGCGGCCTCCTTTAGCGGCGACCTCGATCAAGGATTCCGCGTCACTGTGGTTGGCTGCGTATTGATCATACAGAGGCAGCGCCTGGGCAACCACGTCGCATGGCGCGCGCGACATGATGGTCGCACGCACATGGTCGGGACAAAGAGCCCACACAGAGGCCCTCGGAGCAACGTCCACAAAGTCAAATACCCGCGATGCCATGCACGCGGACAAGAGATCCCTGGGGCGTCCGACGAAACTGATAATGTGCACAAGGATCTCTCCTGGGAGGTCGGTCAGCGTGATTGTCGGTTGCACGTCAGTCGACGCACCGGCTGGCGCTGCTTGGTCGTGGGCTCGTGGTTGCTGCTGTGGCGCGTCCATCGCAAAAAAAAACAAGGCCCTGTCGTCGGTTTGCGGGGGTGGGGGCGCCAGCAGATCCTCTGTTTTTTTTTCTTCTTATGAAGCACAATGTCGTCTGGTGTGGTCAAGCCCTAAAGCATGGTCCAGCCACTCGTTGCAAAAGACGGTCGCTCGGGGGCGATTCGCCAAACCTTTTTGGATGTCGACAGGGAGATGATGTCGACGATAGCTTTGAAAGGAAACAGCCGAGAGCGAATCACTGACGGACGAATAGGGTGTTGGTCTACCAAACACGCAGTCAATAAAAGAACCGCTAGGAGGCACGGTGTAGTCATCCCTTTCCATCGCCGACATAACAGACACTGCCTTTTACTCGGCGGTATCAACTCTTTTTTTTTCCTGCATCATCTCCGGTTCTCAGTATCATTCAAAAACACATCTACCCAACATGTCTGACCATACCGCTCCCATTCCGACTGCCGTAATCGCCACGCATCCCCAACCCGGACCCGATGCTACTCTGGCAGTTGCGCCCGCTGTCCCTGACGATGCTACCGCACAATGCGCGACGCAAAACGGTGAGACTCGGGTCGACGGCGCGATCCATCAAGATGAAAAGGAACACGGCGCAGAGCAGGCTGCCGAGGCAGCGCCCGACAACAATGCCGCCGATGAGATTGCGTTCGCGCGTGTCGCGCAAGATGCCCCGTGTGCGTTGGCCTCTGCCATGACAGACGCCATCTTGCCTGACCACGATCTCGACCAAAAGGATTCGGCTCGTTGGCGCGCCTGTCGCTGCAATCACAAGCCAAGTGTGACCACACAAGAAAAGGCGACTGTCCAACAAAAGGCGAGTGTCCAACAACAACAACGTGGCAGCGCACTGTGGCCCTATGTCGTCGTTGTGCTCGCCCTCGCCGGTGCCTTGGTGTTAGCGGTCTGGCTCGATGACCCCGCGGGAACGGCAAGCATCTCTGCAGGCACTATTGGTGCTGGACTCGCTGGCGTAAACACGACCCTGGATGTGTCGCGCTCACCTGCGCCTCTGATCAACGCCACCGCGCCTACCGCGAACGGGCACATTGACGAGACGGATGATGACAAGGACTGGTGTGCCTGTCTCTGTCAACCCAAGGGACCTCTGTTGGCTGGTCGCATCGTCGACGACCAGTGCGTGTGCCACTGCCTCGCGCCTACCCAGCAACCACCGTCCCCTGCAACCTACCATTCGTATGCAGTGTGTGTCGCCACCATCGTGCAGATGGGTTCGTTTTTGGTTGCCGCCATCGCACTCGGTTGCATCCTCACTTTTTAGTGTCTTTTTAATAAAATTCACTGGCAATCATCGCCATGTTGTCTTTTCTCCGTTTATCTTTCCGCCTTTTCTTTTTTTTTCGAAAAAAATACTGTTGTTTGTGCATTGCCAAAAAACCCAGGTCGTGATGATCTCTAGGTCAGTGTAGGATAAAAAGTGCGCGACAAAGCCGTTTATGGGACCGACAGGGACAAACATGCTCTTTTCGCAGAGACCCATCGAAAGCAATTTATTGTTTGTTTCTCCTTTTTTTACCCCAAGTGGCCTTTGTCTTGGCGTCGTCTGTGAGTTCCTTTTTATTCTCTTTTACGGCACATTTTTTTGCTGTGAGCGTGTCGGTGCGCGTATTGGGTTTGGCCTTGATAAAAGGGCATAAAAGAAGGGCAGAAAGAAAAAGAGTTGTCCACACAGCGACCTCTTTTTCCCCCTCATTGATGGATGGATCAATCGATTGACGCATACAAGATCGAGACGGCATCGCGGCACTGCGCCCATACGGGTCCGTGGCGGCGCGCCATCGAGTCCAAAAACCCCATGCCGACCGTGGGCGCCGTGGACGGTCCAGCGCGCGGCCAAAAGCACGCGCTCGCAATGGCGTTGCAGTTGCTTTGGATGTCTGGCCAGCTGGTAAAGCGCAACACCGTGTCTTGGATCGCCGCCTGGGCAATCAGGGCGTGCACCGGGCCAAAGACAATGTCCCACCCATGAGGCGCTTGGACGGTCGATCCGTCGGCCCATTCAAAAGACACGAGACGCATCGTCGCACGGTCCCACGTTGCACAGTCGCCGTTGGTGTAATGGACGGTGAGCGCACCGCGGCGCAAATTGATCTTTATCGTGCGTCCGTCGCCTACATAGACGATGCCCGATGTGTCGGTGCGTGCGGTCGTCAAGGCTCCTTTGTAGAGCAATGTCCCAGAGCGCGAAAACAGGCGGCCATCTTCGGGTGTGACGCCAACGCGTCCCTGAAAGAGGACAGTGCCGTCGACACCGCGCACGATGCCATTGGCCTTGCTTCCAAAGTCGGCACCATCGCCATCGCCATCGCCATCGCCGCCGGCACGATTGCCCACGGCGGCCTGGGTGAGTCCGTATTGGCCTTGCAAGACGCGCCACGAACGCACCCGTGGCGACCGCACCGAAATGGAACATAGCGAGTGGTGGCCACATTCGACCGAATCGGGTCCGTAGCGTATGCTGACGGCCGCGTTTGCCGCCCAAGTGCCGACGCCGCTATACTGGCAAAACCCCTTGTGACCGTAGCCAAAGCCGATGCCCGAGCGGTCGCCATCGACCCAACGCCCAGCGATCCAGTGCATGACGCCCGGATGTTGCGCCCATCGATAGCGCACATGACCATAGCCGTGCCGCACAAGAGTGGATTGGGTTGCCTTGTTGCGACCTCTATAGTCGGTCGCATTGTGACCATGATACGCCTTGTCATCACTGTCTACAGCACGACCATCGACTGTACCCCTTTGCATGAGGTCGCCACGGTAGCGTTCCTTGCCCATCATGGTCTCTAGTGTCATGCAACCGATCAGTTGCGTCGGTGATCCATCAAGATGGGGTCCAAACAGACGGGGCTGGTCGACACACGCCACGGCCAGTGCCCATCTGTACCCGCGGGCAGCGATAATCGACGGCCAGTGATGTGGGCATGCATCAATCCGGTGGCCCATGTTGGCTGCTGCGCACAGAGCCGCAGGTAGGCGTGGCATAATGCCGTCCACCACCGAGGTCGGGTCGGCAAGGCGATCCAACTCGCGCGCCACAACGGCGGCAATGTCATATTGCGTGAGAGCCTCGCCCAAGCGCATCATGCACAAGGGCGACGAGGCCTGCCAATCCCAGTCGTCAGCGCCTTTGTTGTCATGATTATCGCCATCATCGCCATTGCCAGAGATACATGACGTGCCGCCACATACGATGGGGCACGGTGGAAACGCGCGTGTGTAAAGGGCCTCCCACAGGCTCTCATCAAGTGCCACGCGACGGCACCGATGGTCGACGAGCGACATGTTGCCGAGGTCGCGTGCGCTGCACCAGCGCATCATTTCAAGGCCGATTTCATCTGGCAGAGAGGACCACGAAGCCTGCTGGGTTGGGTCGTCGCCATTATGCGACTTCATCTCTTTTTTTTTTGCTGTCTATTGAGTTTGAAGGGACAGAAAAGGGCGACGGCGCTCATGCGCCCAAGGCTCTTGTTTTTGGCGTGTCGACCAGGTCAAGTATGCACGACACGATTGGACGGTGGGAAAATGCACAAAAATAAAAAATTGCGGAACATGATGGCGTGCTGTGTGGGCGCTGGTCCCATGTCTTTTTTTTTTCTTGTTGGGTTGCCAAAAAGTCCACGCAAGTGTGGCCGTGAAGCACGAACCACACGGCAGCATTTTTTGGCCTTGACGCCCGAGCAGTTCCTTTTTTCCCCTCTCCTCGTGACTCTCCTTTTGTTGGAGAGAGCGAGAAAAAATCCGAGCCACCGCGATTACAGGGTTGCCACTCTTTCTTTTGTGGCCTCTTTTCTCTTTTCCTACCAAAAACCAAAAAAAAAAGGAACGCAATGATGACAACAGCGCATAACCAAAGACGTGAGGAAAAAGGGAGGTGATTGCCACGGGAAGTCGACCATTTTTTTGACAGAATTTTTTTTGAAAAAAAAAAGAGAGATAGAGTCTTGGTGTTGGCGATTAGGATGACCCGTCATTGGCGACGGCACGACACAGCGCCCACCGTTGGCCATAACACTTGGTCATGTGGTCGAAAAAGGCCTCGCGCTCTTGGCCGCACTCTGTAGGCCAAAAGACGAAATCGGCCAGTGCGGCCATGTTGTCGAGCGCACGTTCGTACGGCGGATCGCGTGCCAAATGTGTGATGACGAGATCCTTGGGGCAAGCGTGAATGCTCAACATATTATCTTTGTGCTGCGCCTCTTCTTCGTCGTCGTCATCAACTGCTGAATCAGTTTCGCGGATGGACGCGTGGTCATTGTCGGCCTCGGCACCGTTTGCGTATGGCATTGGCGAGACGTGCCACGATCCCTTGATGGTATGCCCGACGAGCCCCTTTGGCGCATCACGTGAATAGGTAAAGGCCAAAACACGTGGCAATGCCCCACCTGCGTCTTGAGACGCGAAAAGGCAGGCGACTCGATCGCCGCGGGGATAGGTCACGGTCACCAGGCGCCGCGAGTCCGACTTGATACGACCGATATGTGTGACCATTGTGCCGTCGCGCATATAAAACGTGCCGCGGTTGGGTTTGGGCATGTATGCATAGGTCACAGGACCCGAGTAGATGACGCGACCCGTGCGATCGCGGATCCCTGCGTGGTCCATGCGCGTCATAGGGTGAGCACACAGTCGAGGCCGTGGTGTATGTGCCTCGCGGGTCAAACGGTCAAGCATAGTCTCTATCTCTGGGGCGTCTGCGTCTTTGCTCGGTGCACCGTCGTCATCCTCATCGTCCCCGCCAGTGTCGCCCTCGTCCATGTGTTGAGTGGCGTGTATGTCGCTGTCAGAATCATCCGTGTCCGAGGCAAACTCGTGCATGCGCTCTTGTGCGTCCTCATCATAGGCATCGATAAACTCGGTCTCACATGCGACGGTGCCGTCGGGGCGCAAGACCACCTGCCACATGACTGTATGGAGCGAGCGCCGGTGGGCGCCGTAGCGCTCCATACGGTCGGCAGAGCAAAAGAGACCCGCGCCTGACGGGAACCCGTCGTCCCACACACCGTCAAATACAGATCGCTGTCTATAGACGGCAAGACCTCGCCCTTGGGGTTTGCCATAACGGCATCGGCCCTCGAAATAGAGCATGCCGCCCTTTTTGGTATAATTGTAGGCGCGCACAATGCCGTGCGGTCTACCCTGTCGCCACGTGCCCGAGATGCGAAAGAGCGTGGTCTTGGTCGATCTGGCGCTCGGGGCGCGCGCGACCGTCAGCGTGCCAGGCCCATCGGGCTGTCCCTGGTCGTCTGTTTCTCCGCTATAGGTTGCCACGGCACTATACAACGAAAAGACTGCGTCGACTGGCCAGTCTAGCGCCGAGAGACCTTGCCACCTGTTGGCGGTCAAGGACATGCGTCCGACCCTTTTGGACCTCATGCCGAGGTTGGTCATGTGGGTATAGGTGACCGGCCATGCGAGCGATGTTGCATAAAGCCAACGATAGTCGACGAGATCGGCCTCGTCAATCTCGTCCTCGCCGTCTTGGTCATCACTATCGTCGTCGTCGTCCTTGCGAGCGTGACACGTATCGTCGCTGATACACGGGACGTGGCATACGCAACGATTCAAAGGATCGTGCCACAAGAGGTCCCACTGCCATGGTGTAGGCGCATTGCTCGATTTCTCTTGTGCGCGATCGACGAGCCATGCCAGCGCGTGGTCATCCAGCCAGCGACGCACATGATGAGACACATTATGAAATGTAGGCCTGCAGCGTCGAATCACGCGGTCGATCGGGCTTTGAGGGCGTTTGGCATGCGCGCACGCGCGGCCAGCGGGGCAGACCTTGCGGATACTGTCCGCAGCGCGATACAAGCGCTTCCACAGGCGTTGGCAGATGGACGGTGCATACGTACGACGCTCCACAAGACCTAGACGCGCGAGCGACCCAACCGAACATTGCTGCGTAATGAGATAGAGGATTTCGTCGGGCAGGTCGGCCCATGTCGTCATAGCAGTTGTCTCTGCGCCAAGACCAATATCGACACAAATGCGTTTGTGAGGACGCGCCGCAGGGTCCCCGCATCCGACGTGCTCGCCACGCTCGTTGGGATCGCCGCGTTCGATAGAATCAGTGTGTTTGACATGACCGTGCGTCATGCATTTTCTTGCGTGGACCTTGCCACAGCCGGATGCGCCTTTTCCCCTCCGCATAGGTGTCATGTGTTTCTCGGCAAATGATAAAGAAAAATATGTTTTTCACGACTTTTGCCCTGTGGGCTGTGGCCATCCGGCGCAGTCCAAACCACGCAGCGACCGCGCCACAGAGTTTTTGCTATTTTTTGTTCTTGGTTGGCATTGGCCGTGGCGTGTCGTGGTTCATTTCGATGAACCGTGGCAACAAATGGCATGACTCCAACTCAAAAAAGACGACCCAATCAGGCAAATAGCAAGCGTCCATACATTTTATGGTTACGGCCTTGTATTACTTTGTAAAAATCCAGCGCCCACCATGATACGGACCAAAATCGTCTTGTTTGTCTGTGCATTTGCGCTCGTCGTCGCAATTTTCCTGGCGTGTGACGCCATTTTCGAGAGCGCCCAGATCGATCCAGGCCCTTTCGCGCACATGCGCATCGTCCTTTTTGGGACGGTGGTCGCCTTTTTGGTCCTGCTCGGATTAGAGTGGTTTGTGCGCAAGGCCATCGAGCAAGGTACCGCTATCCCTCTCGCCTTTTCATTGTTGTAGGGCGACGGGCTCGCTGATTTTTGATTTTGCTTTTGTCTATCGGCCAGACACTCTGTCCGACAAGGCGTTGGCGCTCTGGGCTGACCGAAAATTCCGCTCGGCCAGGACGATTGAACCGCTCACAAAGACAGTGTGGCAGCTAGATTGTGTCTGCGGCCGAGGACGTCGTCAGACCGTGCTCGGGGGGGCAGCCTATGAGTTTAGCCATCCGGGCGAGCCTATCGACCACTTTTACCTTCACATCGTGTGGTGTCAAGATTGCGGCTCGTTCGACTTTGCCCTCCAACACCATAATTCGGATAGCGACACATCGGATGAGTACGGCGATATTGTACCCTACCTGCCAGGGCGACGGGGATTCACTGATGTATCAACGACGATCGAATGGGGCAAGATTGTGAGAGACGAGTCGGGCGAAAGCCTGCCTCTTTTCGCGGCAATGCAGCGGCACCCATGCTGCAAGGAGCAAGAGGCGGTGGCTCACAAAGTGTTGACCTCTGTCAAATTATCGGGTTTGTTTCGCGTGTGCGGTGTGCCTTTTCCGTCAGAGGCCGTCTTTGAGGTGCTCGAATGTAAATTGTGTGGCGTCCCGCGAGGCAGAAAAGTGCGACATGCAAGATTTTGAATAGAATGCATGCAAACTCTGGACACAAGTAGGAATACTCACTCAAAAAACATAAAAATACACCAAAGTTTTAAATGTTTTATTTTTTCCCAACCCTTTACTATGCTGATCGTTGGTGATTTGAAAATGCCGTGTTTTTTATGCACTTTGCTGTCTCTGTTCATGTCCTTTGCCTTTTGAGTAAAAAAAAAGAGACTGTGAACGCCAGGGCACGCTCTTTGGTCCACGCGAAAATGATTGGATTTCTCTGGATGAAAAAAATGGTTTTATTTTTGCATTTTTTCCCAGCAAAAGACATGTGCACGCTCTCACGAGATAGCCCGCACGCGCTTCTCCTGTGGCTTTTTGGCGATGCGCAAGCAAGAAACAGGGAGAAAGGTTTTCGGGTGGGACACAAAAACAAACACGACGACAAAGCGCAAAAAAGGAGAGAAGAGGACAAATGGCGACGGGAATGTGTATTACGGTTGAGTGCCACCGACAACAATTTCAACAACCTTGTCGGCCACATAGCCCGAGTGCAGCCGCTCCTCGGCATACCCCAAAGGGTTGTTGACGACGCGCACCGATGGTCCCTCTTCTGGACGCGCCGGGTCGCACGCCACCTTATAGTCAGAGGCCGTGTGCGTGTGCCCGTGCACCCAGAGCACGACGGGTGATTGCATGAGCCGCTCTAGATCGGTGACAAAGGCACACGTCAACAGCGAGGTCGCATAGCGTTTGTGGATCGACTTGAACGAAGGCGCATGGTGCGAGATCACCACGACGGGCTGGTTGTCGGCTGCCACAGCGTCGGCAACCTCTTTTTCAATAAATTCAACAGCAGCCGCGTGCAGCGCGTTGGTATCGTCGACGGTCAGACGCTCGGTGTCGCTTGCGGTCTTGCGACCTCCATGGGCGCTACCGCTTTGGTCGTGACATTTTTGGTCGTCCTCGCCGTCGGCATAGGTGTCGACAAAGGTCCATGGCGATGGGCTCTTTTTCTTTTTCGTTGGGTCGTCTTGACCGTCGTCTCGCTCGGGCGCGCTCACGTGGATATAATGATAGTCATTGTCGTCCTTGGCACATCGGCGGGCCAACGCCGCGGGGATGCGCGACCACAGCGTCGACCCGACGTAGCGCACGCCATCAATGACCACCGATTCGTCGTCCAAGAGATGCACGTTGGCATAGGGCGCGCAGGCCTCGCGCATCATGAGCGCCAAGTCGGCCATGGTCGGCGCCTTGGGCGATGTCCCGCCATAGTATTCGTGGTTGCCGGCAATCACAATGACGTGCTCGTAGCGGGCTGCCATGACGCCCAAAAAGGCTCCATATGAAGGCAGTTTGGGCGAGCCAATGTCGCCCGCGAGGATCAAAACCGATGCCGAGGTCGGCACCACCAACTTGTCAAAGTCGGGGCGCTGTTGGAATTCAATGTGCAAATCCGACGCCACTTGGATGCGCACGACGCGCTCGCTCTTGGCGTTGTTGGAGGTATCCATCGTCTGCTCCTTTATCCTATGGCGCCGCCACTCTCTTTTTCTTTTTTGTTGTTGTTGTTGATGATTCTTGCCTTGGGGATTGAGGCTGGCGGACGAATGGCGCGATAAGAACCTCGATGCCAAAGTATAAAAAAGTGCTCCAAACAAAAAACGCATGGGAAAAAAGATCAGCAACAGTCCGCCCATCGACTTTTTTCCCCCTCCTTTGGGGTCTCTTTGTTTACAAAAGCACGACAAGCGCATCGGCGCGCGCAAGAGCAAAGGAAAAAAAAAGAAGAAACAAACAGGGCGCCGACCTGCGACGTCGAGTCAATAGAGACATTCTTGCTGGACAAAAGGATGGCGCAATCACCCAAGCGCATCCTTGCCTCTATGCGACATCAACATTGCGACTGTGTGTTGGAGGTGCGGCCCTGTGGCGCCGATGAAAGCGTCGCGCCCACCAGAATCGCAGCCCACCGCGCCATCCTGGCGAGAGCCGCCTACTTTGGTGCCCTCTTTCGTCAGGTCGAGCCAGACCGCGTGGACCGACGCGACGACTCTGGCGCGCGCGTCTGTCGTTCAGTCTATATCTTGCAGATGCCCTTTGACCCCGCAGCGCTGGCCTTTGTTGTCGATTGTCTCTATGACGACGAACACGTGTATGGGGTCATTGATTGTGCCGACCCGGTCGATACCATTCATGCCGCGCTGTTTGTCGAGGCGCCTCCTTACCACGTCCGATGCCTTGTGCGCATCGTCGTCAAGGCACTCTTGACTGGCATTGCAACAAAGACGCGCAATGGCAACAATGCCGACGGTGCGCGTGCCCACTTGGCCTCGTTTCTATGGCACATGCTCGCGTCCGGTCTCGATCCAACGGTCAAGACGCGCCTGCTAGGCCGCACCCTGGGTCTGGTGTCAGAGACAGAGCGCGCGACCATCCTCACCAAACATGCCGATCTTGCGCCCGCGCACTTTTACCATCCACCCTCTCGCGTGGGTGACGCCATTATGAGCGATGACGGCCGTCGGTGGCGACTCGTTCATTTGGTCTTTGACGACATTGAATTTGTTGGCGGCAAGAAGCGCGTTGAATGGGATGGCATGGTCTTTTCCGGGTTTATGGGACCGACGTCCTACGGCGACAACGGCGTTCGGGTGCATATCGAGCGCGCACCAAATGCCGCGCGGGTCGGCGGCGACAAAGGCGACGTGCTGCGCGCGGTGAGCGTCACAGACGCCCGCGGGTACGACATTACCGAGTCCGTTTCGCTTGGACCCTTTTGGGCGCCCTGTGGCGGCGGCACAGAGGCCGGATCCCTTTGCGAGCAACAGCGGGCGGCGTACGCTGCCAGCGGCCGCACTCTTCCCCGTGGCGCGTTGATCATGCCCGACGTGGCGTGCAGCGACGGAAACCAATTGCACGACCTGGTCGCGTCCACGCAACGGGTCCGGAGGACCGTCGGCATCGACCTCGAAGCCTACGAGATCGTCCTCTTGGTTGAAGAACTCGGCCGACAAGAGCGCCCCACCTAATTTTCACCCTTGGTCGCCTTTTATGTCTTTGGTGCATGCCTTTTTCCCCCGACCCTTTTTTTTTAGACCTCAAAATGAAAAAACCATTTGTTTGCTATTCTTTTCACGCACATTGTGAATTTATTGCCGTCGGGAAAAGAGGCACGGCCTTTTTTTTGGCGTGGCGTGAGCACACTGTTCTTGTGCTGATACAGGCTGCCCAACCTAAACGGAAGGCGTCACACAGGGCGCACAGCATATTTTTTTGGCCGTCCGATAAGGTACGTCCGAGCAGGAGGTCGGCTACCTGCCTTTTTTGCCTCCTTTGAGAGTTTAGGGACTGCAGGGTGCCTGCTGTCTCTGTGTCTTGTCTGTGGGGGATGCGTTTTTTTTCCAATCTTTTTGGTACGAAATGCGTGCGAGCAACGCCAAAAAACCACCCATCTCGACCCGCTCCTCTTGCGTGTCTCTCCTTTTTTTCCTTGCACAAGACATTGGTCCCTGTTGTCACGACGGCATTTTGGGCGCATGTCTCTGGCACCCAAGAACAATAAAAAGGAAACACAACATATAATTGATTTTTTCTCTTTTTCCCTTTTTCTGGAACAAAGGGGCGACACTGGGGCATGCTCGCCGACCAGAGCCTGTCCTCGTGTCTCGGGGTGATTTCTTTCAGATGAGGGGAAAAAGAGGCCAGCGCAAAATGCGGCGCTCGCTCGTGGTGCCTTTCATGTAGATGCCACATCCCTTTTTTTTTGAAACATTGTATTGCAATGAAAGAGTCTTTTTTTTCCGAAAAGAAAAAATACAGGGGATGGCGACTCAAATGAGAAGGGCGCCCCGGAAACAGAGGCCCGTCGGAAATCCTTGTCTTTTTGGGCGATCGCTGTCGCGCTGCGTGGCGTCGGTGGTGGATCACACGACGAGCGAGAGCGGGGCGCCGCCACGCATGCCGTCCAACGCGGCGACAATGTCGGCCATCGACGGTCGCTTGGCCGGATTCTTGCGCCAGCACCGGCCGATGAGTTTGGCCAAATCGGGCGGGCAGTCGTCGGGAATGTCCAGGCGGTTGCCTTCGAGCACGTCCATCGTCACCGCCATAAAGTTGCGGCCGCCATAGGGCTGCTTGCGCGTCACCACCTCCCACATGACGACGCCAAACGAGTAGACATCGGCCTTTTCCGAATAGTGCTCGCCGCGGAGGACCTCGGGCGCCGTCCACGCCGGCGTGCCGCACCGGGTCATCGTCGCATTGTCCTCGCGCACGCGCGCAAAGCCAAAGTCGGCCACCTTGAGCGAATTGTCGTCGGCCACCAGCAGGTTCGACGACTTGAGGTCGCGGTGAATGATCGGTCGCTCGCGTCCATGCAGGTAAGCCACGCCGGCAGCGCCCGTGGCCATCATGTGCATCTTTTGCGCCCACGAGAGACGTTGGGACACGTCGGCTAGCACGTCGCGCAGGTTGCCGCGGCGCACAAACTCGGTCACGAGGCACAGGTTGGGTCGCACCACGGAGGCGCCGATAAAGACGACAACGTTGGGATGTTCGAGTTCGAGCATGAGGGCCGTCTCGGCACGCAGGTTGAGCATGGCGCGCTCGTCGAGTTTCTGGCGGATAAAACGCTTGACGGCCACGTCGACGCCCTTCCACACGGCGCGGTAGACCACGCCATAAGAGCCGATGCCCACCTGGGCGCCGAGTTGCACGTCGGCAAAGTCGATGACCCAGCGGCACATGTTGGCCGATGTCAGGTATCGGTCTTCGTCGCCGGCGGCCATGCGGGTTAGGTCGTCGCCCTTGTGCTGATGATGGTCTCCTCGGCCGGCGCTGTCGAGCGACGACGTGTCATTGTGTCCGCCGTGATTGTTGGTTGTGGTGCTCTTGTGGCCACTCTCGTACGAGCGCGAGTCGCCCTGATCAGAAAACGAGGCCGACGAAGAGGACGAGCCGGCGCACGCCGTGCCGACGCCGAAAAAGCGTGCCTCGAGACGCGGCACGGCGAGTTCGTAGAGGGCACTCACCAGGGGACCGTCGGGCAGTTGGACGCGACCCACGCGGCGCGTGATCCAGCGCGCACCAGAATCGTCCCTGAGCATTCGAGTCGTGGCATGGTGGGCGGCAGCGCTGAGTACCACTTGGCCGCCGTGCGCCAGTGCCGTGATCTTTGCCGCGGCATCGACCACGGGTCCCTCATAGGCCACGCGCTTGGTGGCCGGGTCACGCAAGAGTCGCGGCGTGCCCACGTGCACGCCCATGCGTGCGCGCAGGCCGCAAAAGATGACCCGGTCGTCGGCGCCTCCCCACTCCTCGGCGGCGGCCGGATGGTCGAGCACGGCGCGCGGCCACGCCACGTCCAAGAGCGCGCGCTGCACGGCCGCACACCAGGCCAGCGCGTCGGTCGTGCGCGCAAAGGCCATGCAAAACGAGCCCTCGCCCGTGTTGCGCGTGCCCGTCGGGACCGCCTCGTAGCCGGCGTGTGCGTGCAAGAGCCCGCGGAGCACGTCGTTGTAGAGCACGGTGGCGTCCCGCATGGCCTCGGGATCGTGTTCCCAAAGCGAGACGGCGCGCGACACATCGGCAAAGACCACCGTGACCACGCCATCAGGAGGGCGCACGCCACCCACGGTCATGTGCGCGTCGGCGTCGTTGCCGCCACGTGCCGCACTGGTCGTCGATGAGGTGCCCGTGTCGTAATCGCCGGCGGCGCCCACCGAGCACGTCGACGGCAGGGTCCACGAGTCGTTGACGTCGCCGGTGGCGTCGGGGCGTCGGGGTCTGGTCAAGCGGCCCGGCGCACTGTCATTGCCCGATGAGCCCGACGACGACGCTCCGATGCCGCCGCTCGACTCGCCGTGCATGGCCGACAGTCGCGTCATGATCTCGATGAACGTGGGGCGCACGGTCGGGTCGCGGTGCCAGCACTCCTTGACAAGGTCGATGTAGGCCTGCGGCTGTGCGTCGGGGTTGAGATCGTTGGGCATGCGCGGGCGCGCGTCGTCGCGGATGACGGCCACGGCCACGGCCGCCGGCGACATGCCACTGTAGGGCTGCTGGCGCGTGAGCACCTCCCACAGGATGATGCCAAACGAGTAGACGTCGGCCATGGCATAGTCAATGTCGAGCGACTCGTTGAGCACCTCGGGCGCCATCCAGTGGACGCTGCCAATGGGTCCCGCGCCCGCGTCGTCGGCCAGGTCGGCGCGAAACTTGGTCAGGCCAAAGTCGGAAACCTTGACGTTCCACTTGTTGTCGAGAAGCAGATTGAGCGACTTGACATCGCGATGCACAATACCTGCACAGCCAAAAAAGAAAGAGAGAAAAAATCAAAATGAGCAAAAGGAAAAGACACTGCGCACAAAAGAGAGAGAGAGAAAAACAAAGAAGAGAGCAGAAAGAGCAGCGAGATGACCGCAATCAAAGTTGGCTCTGGGCGGTCGGTGCGCGTACCCGAAGAATGCAAAAAGTAGAGACCCTTGGAGGCCTGGTAGGCCATCTTGGCCTTGAGCACAAAGGGCAGTTCGGGAATCAACTCGTTGTGGAGCAACTGCAGTGGCGCCAAAGCACAGACGCGCACACGTAAAAAAAAAAGAGTGTGTGAGCATGGCATAACCAAAAAGAAAGCAACACAAAAAAGGGGGCGACAAGAGATTGTTGGGGGGGGGGAGGGCGAAGGAGGACACGAGACGTACCTCATAGAGCGAGCCGAGGGCCATATACTCCATGACGATGCACATGTTGGGCGGCTTGGTGCAGGCGGCCATAAAGAGGACCACGTTGGGGTGGCGCAGGGCGGTCATCACCCTCACCTCCTCGCAAAAGTTGCGCTCCATCTCGCGTGTGATCTTGACGCCCGACATGACCTTGACGGCCACGTCGGTGCCCTTCCACATGGCGCGCCGCACCTCGCCAAAGCCGCCGCTGCCCACCACCTCGCCCAACTCCAACTCGTCATAGGAAATCTCCCAGTCGTCGTCGCCGTTCCCACGGCGTCCACAATAGATAACGGCGGCGGCGATGGCGATGGCGACGCAGAGGCCCACAGCCAAGAGCACGACGGCGATGGGCACGGCAATGGCAATGGCGGTGACGAGCGACGAGTCGCCACCGTTGGTATCGTCAATCTCGCACGCGGTGCCCGTGTAGCCCTTGTCGCACGCACAACGCGAAGCCGATGCGGTACGGCCGGTGACGCACGTGCCACGGTCCGAGCACAGAGTGCCCTGGTAGACGCAGCCGGCGAGCGCGCTCACGGGCGCGCCGCCACACTCAAAGGTGGCGAGTGCGTTCAGGAGGCGCCCCCTGAGCAGGGGCGAGTCGGCAGAGGCTGCGGCCACGGCAAAGCCCTGGCGTTCGGCGACGGCCAGCGCGCTCGGGTCGCTCTGCGTCCACCAGATGAGGTCGGCCAGAGCGGCCGCCTTGGCACAGTTGGGCATGGTCTCGGACCGGTAGGCGGCGCTCACGACGACTGTCGCTGGCCATGCCACGCTGGCGCTAGATGTGGGCACCACCGTGTCGAGTGCGCGGAGCGATTCTGCGCCCTGCACCAGGATGTAGGATTCGAGGGCCTCTCTCACCGACGAGACCGTGGGCGCCACCGGATCGGCTCCCGCGGCACGCACCAGCATGGCCGCGCGCACCGTGTTGATCCGCGAGATGAGACCCAGGTCAAACTGCGGCCACATGGCAAACGAGCGCTGGTGGTCAAAGAGGGCCTCGCCGATGCCAAAGCTGTTGGTGACTTCGATCGACGCATTGACCATGTTCTGGACGGGGTAGCGCGGGCGTCGGGTCGGTCCCACGACGCTGGCAAATTCGGACACCTCGGCGCTGAGCCACGACGTGATGAGCCAGTTGATGTCCGAGTCGACGTCGTGCACGACGACCGTGATCGGTCCGCTCAAAAGCGCGACGCCGGGGTTGAGCGCCGCCAGAGCCGGATCATTCCACGAGCGCACGGTACCCAGGTAGATGGCGGCAATGGTCGGCGCGTCGAGCACGAGTGTGCGCGTGACACTAGGTACATTGTAGGCCGGCACCAGGGCAAAGGCCGCCAGCGGGACGACGGCCAAGTCTTGCACGGCAAAGGCGTCCACGTCGGTGCGAGGCAGCGTCGACGAGGTGGCCGAGGTCGACTGGCCCACGGAACCGCGCGCTCCGAGGATGGTCACGCCAAAGTCGCCGCCATAGTCGCTTTGGACGGCGACGGCGTCGGCCGATGCCGTCTCATAGTAGCCGGCCGTGGTCGCCGTCGACGACCACAGGTTGACCCATGCAGTGAGCGCAGAGAGCGGCGCGCCATAGCCGATGAGAAAGTCAGTCTCAAACGAGACGGCATAGTTGCAGAGCACGTTCTCGAGGCTGTCGACGACGCGCTTCTTGAGGCTAGAGTCGAGCGGGGCAAAGCGCAGCGCGGCCATGGCCTTGGTGGCGCCGTCGTTGGTGTGCACCCAGGCGAGAAACTTGAGCAGTTCGTCGATGCGCGTGCAGTCGGGCTGCACAAACCGGTTGCTCAGGGCCACGAGCGGCACATAGGCCATCGGCCACGACCCGTTGCCGGGCGCGTCGTAAATCTCGACGGCCAGATCGCCGGTGGCAAAGTGGTCGCTAAAGTCGCGCATGGCCAACTGGACCGACGTGACCGAGGGCTCGATGAGGCGGCCGGCACGGTTGTAGATCGACGCCGCGCGCACGGGGCCGTCCACGGGCAGGTCGACATAGTCGGCAAACGAGAGGGCATAGGGCGTGGCGGCGACCCAGGCCACGCGATCCGGCGACGAGTCGGTGAGCGCATATCCGCGGCCGTCGGCGACAAAGCGCAGCAGGCCAAAGGTACGGTTGCGTGCGGTAAACTCGGCGGCAAACGCCGCGCTGAAACTCGTCAGCGACAGTTTAACCACCTCGGCCGTCGACAGGTAAAAGTCGTCGATGTAGCCCAGGGTGATATTGGCCGGCGGGAGCCGAGACGCCAGTTCAGGGTTGAGCGCGGCGATCGAGGCGTGATTCCACGTGGTCACGTTGCCGATCCAGATCGCAGCCAGCGTGGCACGGTCGAGCGCGAGCGGCGGGTCGACGGCCGGATCAAATCCGGGCAGATGGTAGGCCATGATGACGGCCTGTCCGGCCAACGGCAGCTGACTGATGTTGTAGGTGACGACGGCCTGGGGGTCGATGGTGCGCTCAAACACGTTGAAATCAACGTCAAACGACTGGAGCGTGGCCACCGACGAGCCCACGGGGTCGTAGCGCATGACGACATCGTCGCGGGCAAAGGCGTATCCTCCCGTCAGGGCATCAAAGAGGAGCGAGGCCGACTTGGTGCCCGAACCGTTGAGGCGCACGCCGACGCCCGCCGCAGTCGAGACCCACGGCGCCGATGCCACGAGAAAAAGCAGCCAAAGGCCGGCCACGCGCTGTAGGCCCATCTTTGGCGTCGTAGTCGTCGTCCTTGACGTCCTTCTCGGTGTCCTCTTGTCTAGAGCGCGGTCCACGCGGTGTTTTCTGTCGTGTCGCGTTGCAGAGAGTGTTGCTGCTGCTGGTGTCCGATGTTACTCTACCAGGCGTTGTAGAAAGAGGTGCGCCAAGGGTCGGCCGACGACGTTGGCGAGCGTCCGAGCGCAAGTGGCACTGTCGATGCAAAAGGCCGACGGAGAGCAGGGGAAATTGGGCGGCGTCGAGGCGGTCGATGAGACTTTGCGACAGTGATGCAAAAACACGTCCGAAAAGTTTGAAATCGGTCTCAAAAAGACCAGTTACGGTTTCTTGTGGGTCGTCGTAGGTTGGGCTCTCGCAAAAGGGCCAACAAAAAAAAGGCACCGGCGTGTGGATGAGTAAAGGCGGAAAGCAGTGTGTGCGTGTGTCGCTTTCGGCAGCGATCGATTCTATTTCTCATTCCCTCCTTTTTGCGCTCTTTTTACCCCCAAGATGAAAACTCCGTTAACCAATCGAATAAAAAGAAAAGAAAAGAACAGGCCAATAGGAGAAACCCCAAATCGATAAAAATGTATGGTAATGACAAAAGGAAAAGGTGTGTCTCCTATGCGTTGATCCGTTGCGAGGTTGTATCACGTCACCCGACTTTATTATGTTCACGTCGCAACGACAACGGGGCATGTGTAACCGCACGGCCCATTTTTTTCCTTGGGTGCACGATCGGATGCAATTTGGCGCCAGATTCGGGCTACTTTTTGGGCCGTGCCGCTGCATTGAGACATTGTCGGTCTTGTGCCTTTCGGCCTCTTTTTTCCCCCTTGTGCCTCCATTTCCGTGGTGCCAACAGCCCGATCCTATGGCGCGTCTTTTGTGGCCATGCCACGAGGGCTCCTTTTTGTTGCGTCGTGGCTCGTCCATCCATCGTTCAAATCTGGCGCCAGATTGACCATCCCATTGTACTTTTTGGTTGTTGTGTTGGCATCGAGAGGAGGAACTTTTCGCGCATGCAGAAAGAGCCCCAAAAGAGAAAAAGAGCCAGGGCCGTGGATGGCCTCTGTCGGAGCGCCCTTTTTTTCGGCGCTGCAAAGGAGCCCGATGGTCCATCAAACAAAAAAGCGGGAACAAAAAAAAGAGACTGCCAAGACAAACCATCTGGGCATTTTTTCTCTCTCTCTCTTTTTCCCCTCTCTTGCCCAAACTATTCAAAGTGACACAAAAAAACAGAAAAGGAAACAGAGAAAAAACTCTTCTCTTTTTTTTTCCAAAATGAACAGCGGATCAAACAAAAGGGGACGGTGCGGGTGGGCGCAGCATCCCGCATGCGTCACAGGCGCACCGGCCAAGTCGCGTGGACTCGGCAGACATCACAGCGGCATCGGCCATGGCGCACGCGTCATAGACTGCGACACACAAATCGGGCACGCGCACCAAGAGGGCGTCGATAAGGTTGCGCTTTGGCTCGTCGGTGCGATTGCGCTGTGCACAGACAGCGTCCAGTGCCATCTGCAGTTGCTGTCGCGAAAAGTAGGCGCATAGGTAGTCTATCATGTCGTCGGACGGCAAACTCGGTAGAAGACACATCATGGAGGGTTCGATCACGACGCCGTGCTCTTTGACGGCAAAGCGCAGCACGTGCACAGAGCACGACCGTAGGATCATGGGCACGGCGCGCTGCCATGGGAACGGTTCCAAGACCACGGCATCGACCGCGCGCACGGTTTCTAGTGATGGATTGTTGGTGAGGGCCGACCACACGGCACCCGCGGCCACGGAAGCACAGGTCGCGCGCCGACCAATCCATGCGACGATGGCCGGGTGATCGGCCACCGCAGCGGCACTCATCACCGTATAGGCCTGGCAGGCACTAAAAGTCACCCCCACATCAGGCTGCGGCATGTGGGGCTCCATAGCGCCATTGTGCACGGCGACGAGCCATTCGACGACGTCGGCCCGACCATACGATGCGGCTCCGGCCAAGAGGGGTGTGATGTCGTTGCAGTAGCCCTCTTCAATGGCCACGCGCAACACGGGCAAATTACCCTTGGCCGCGGCGGACGAGAGTGCCCTTAGAATGGCGCACCGATCCTCTTTGTCGTGCCCATAGCCGTCGCGCCGGTCGTTGCCCGATAGACTCATGGCCAGGTACGCGCGACCAGCGTCCCCCGACGCGATAGCATCCAGAATTTCGTCCCTTCCAGGTCGCACATAGGCGTCGCATTGATTGTCGCGCATCCAAAAGAGCGCGTCGGGCCGGGGTGCCTTTAGGGCCGCCTCGTACACATCGCGCCCACAGCCACAGAGATAGCCATGATTCACCCGACCCATCATGGCACGATCGTGAAGGTAGGCGACCATCTCGACTCGTCCCGACGACGCGGCCAGTGCCATGTGCGACACGTTATCGAGACGTGCAATGCTCTGGCGTGCGCCCATGAAATGGCCGACCAGCTTGCTCCGTGTCATGACGCGGAGGGCGTCAACCCGCGCATGGACCAACGCCGCCCTCAGCGCACTTTTCGCAGCCTTGGATATGCACGCGTATCGATGTGTACCCCCGGTACACGAGCACAGATATTCGATATCGTCGTGTGGGCTGCGCGCGTCATGTGCGTATGCGTTGAGCAAAGCCCCGCGCCTTGAACGAGTTTGCGATACCAGTTTCTTGATGTCGTCGACAACTGGCTGGTCCAAGTAGAGCGCCAAGGCGGCAATCATATCCTCTTTGCCGATGCTATCGTCGGCATTTTCATCACCATCGTCGTCGTCATCGCTGCTGTCACTGCTTTCAGTATCGCTGCTGCTATCAGAGGAGGAAGAGTCACTGTCATCGCTATCATCATCATCAGTGCCATTGTCGCTGTCATCGCTGTCGTCGCTGTCGTCGCGACGGCCTCTGTTATTGCCGCGTGTATCGCAAGGCGCGTGCGCATCCTGCAATAGCACGACATAGCATGGCATAGCGCACACACACGCCAAAAGCTAAGTCTTGCGTGCGATGGGCAAGAGAACGGACAAGAAAAAAGGGAATGACCTCCCCCCCCCCAACCCCAAAGGACAATGAAGAGACTTTAAGCAAGAAGATCATGCCTCGATCAGGTTGAGAATCAATCGCACGACGGTGTCGTGCCCGCCTCGAACGGCACACGCGAGCATGCCGAGACCTAGGGCCTGTGCACGCAACACAATCGAAGCGGCCACGAGGTATGGCGGCGCTCCAGCGGCGACAAGCCGGGGCAAGTGCCCGACGCCCCAGGCGACCGCGGTCACCTCGAAAGAGATTTGACAAAAGAGGCGCGAGGCCATGCGCGCAGACGCCAAATCACGTGGATGGACAAGATAGCCGCCAATGGCGTCGACGAGTTCTGGCGGCATATCGCCCAAACCTGTCGGCTCGCGCCCGCCCGTTTCTTGTCGCACGGCCAAACAATCCGTGGTGCCCGCCTGCGGCAAGGTCTTGAAGATACGGGATGCGCGTCGGCGCTGACTATTGTTGTTGTACCACGATCTGTGGCGGTGCCTCGTCTGCACGGTATAGGGTTTGTGGCGCTGCATCGCGGCGAGCGCACGCACCTCGGCCCATGTCCGCCCCATTTTGTGTTGCCCGTGGTCGAATCGCCAGAGCCTTTGCCTTGGTCCTTTGACCTTGTGCCTGTGTGTGTGTCTCTCTCTCTTGTAAAGTTTCTTTTGCGCGTGCGTCGGACGAGACCTCCCAGAGAAAAGAAAAAAAGGGGAGTGGACGCCCACGGGCTTTTCAAAAAAAAAAGGAAGCAGGACCGTGCCGCCACAGAGAGACCTCGCTTTTCGACACCCAAGAACACACAGAGGAAAAAAAGGGTGCCGGATCGCTCCAATGCCATTTGATCGCGTCCGACGACAGAAATGAGGGCCAATGCGCGCGTGTCGGTCCCTTTTTTATTCTTGATTCCTCTTTTTTTTGCGCTTTTTTGCCTGCATCGCAGGCACGCGCCAGGGCCACGAGACCGTCGGTCTTTTCGTTTTTTTAAAAAAAAAGAGGTTCCACAGGAATAAAAACACGAGGATGCAGGCAGTCGGCCCGACGAGGCTTTGGGCGGCACTAGCGATGGCGGCCGCGTGTGTAGTCTGCCTTTGGATGGCGTACGGAATGCCGCTGGCCTTGGCGTACGCTCTCTTGGCCATGTGGTGGATCGGCGCGGCCACTTGCTCTTTCGAAAAGACCCGCGCGCCTGCGTCCGCCCTAGGCCACAAAGCCACGCCGGCTGCCGCGCACGCATCTACGCGAGGCCCCGCCACTGCCAGAGGCAACTGGGCCAGCCCAGGCCAAGTGCCTGCTGCTTCTCTGGAAAGCGCGCTTTCAGACCCTCTGAATGGCTCTCGCGCAGGGCCGACAGCCAGAGCCTCTCACCACAACGTAAAAGACAAATGCGACCATGCCGACAAACACAACGCCGAGCCCGACTCTGCTTTGGCACCACCGATACAATCATGCCCGGTCAAAGGCATCCAGTCGACTACAGGGAACAGAACAGAGACGCTCCACGGTCGTCGCTTCATTGTGACACACGCCGCGCACAGCACGGGCCGGCACGAAGCCACCTACGTGCTGGCCGCCGCGTGTACGGTGGGCATCTGCGACGTGGTCGGCTGTGCGCTTTCTGACCCTATCGACGACAGTGGCCCCGAAATGGTACTCCTCGAACCGGACGGCTTTATCACTTCTTTTTGGCGCGACGGCCAGCTGCCGATCGTGGGCGTCAGGGAACCGCTCGTAGCCGGCGACTGTGTCACCGTGACGCTCAACGCCTATACGGGGTCGGTGCACTTTTCAGTTAACGGTATCGGCATCGCACCAGAGGTGCCGCTGTCGCCAGGCGGCACCTATGCCTTTGTGACAGACGACCGCGCGACGGCATCGACCTTGACCATGATTGCCGACCGCAGGCTGGATCTCCACGCCAAAGAGCCTTGCCTTAGCCCTGGGTTTTGTTGGGCCGCGCTGCCTTTTTGAGTTGTCTGTTTCCTTTTTTTTTGTATTTGCTTGTTTCCTTTTTTTTCTCTCTCCAAAACAAGGCGGCGGCCTGGAAAAAACACAAGGGATACGAGTGCGCTTTTTTTTGGACATTTTATAAAGCACGTCCTGGGGCGACGCAGAGCCAAAAAAATTTGGCGCGTAGTTGTATTCCCTGCATTTTTTACATATTCCTTCCCGTGTCTATGAGTTCTTTCCGCGCGCGCGTCAATGCCTTGGCGTAATGCACGCACAGGAGCCGACGGCGTTCAAAAAAAAAAGAGGAGCCAGGCGCCCCCCGCCAAAAAGAAGAAAATGGTCCGCACAGTCTCACAGAAAAAAATTCCTTCTCAACGAAAAAAATGGCAACGACAAAAGATGACTTTTCGCGCTCCTTTGTTGTGGTATAAGAAAATGTTTTCCTTTTTTTTCGCCCAGTGAGGGGCGATGGCGCTTTTTTTGGTGTCTTTTGTGCAGGGCCTTTGGCACGGCTCGGTTGTCCTTTTTGCCTCTTGGTCTTTTTCTTTGCGTGGCAGTCGTTGGGCAAAGAGGCGTGCACGCAAAAGGCTGGCGCAATTGGTCTATGGACTGACCCTCGGGAAACAATGTAACCGCAGCGTGTGGTTGGCGCCAAGAGACAGTGGCCCTTTGCAAAAAAAACCAGTCGCACATAAAAGAGCGCGTCGCATTCCAACTAGATAAAGTGACCAGCACCCACCGACGCGAAACACACCAACCCCGACTCGTCAGGCACGACAAACAAAAAAAAAAGAAAGAGGCAAAAGAAAATCAAAAAAAAGAGCGAACTAATACCAAGACATGCACAGGCATACCCAAGCCGACTACGACCCTCTCTTTTCGTGTGACGCAATGGACACAGTGCAAGACGAAACAATGGAGCACTATGTCGCTATGAACGCCGCGGAAGCGCCTCCTCTACACCACCAACGGCAACGTCCAGGGCCGGTCTGTGGCACCGTGCACTGTACGGCGTATCCCAAACAAACTAGGTTTGTCGTCACAGACGAGTGTAGGGCATCGGCGCACGCACAAATGCGATGGCTGCTCCCGGCCATTCTCGACAATGGGTGCGCGGGCAATGAATGGGCGCTCAACCGCTATGCGCAACTCGACGCAATGGCCTATCCGCGTACCGTTGACGGTATCATCGTGCTCGACAATCGTGCTCTCGACAGTCTCTTGGCCGAGTTGAACACACTCGGGAGATTTCTCGCGATGACGCCCAAGAATACAGCCGACGCCGAGACGATTGCGTGGGCTCGGCGACGTCACGACCAAGCCGACGGCCTCTTTATCACAAGCCGACGCGTGAAGACGCCAGTCAAACAATCCCGCGTTTTAGACGCGGCATTGGGCTATGTCCACGACAATCCGACCAAGGTCGGCGCCCTGTTGGGCATCGTTCTCGGAGTGCCACTCGGCGGCGCTCTCTTCTCCCTCCTCAATCCGTACTGAGCGATCAGTGCCTCATGCTCTTTTGCTTTCGCTTTTTCTTCTCCTGTGTTCCCCTTTTTTTCGTTCTTTGACGACTGTTCCATCTCTCATGTTGCCCCTTTTTTTCCCATGCCGATAAAAAAGTGACTCTGCAAACAAGGCCATTTCTTATTTCTTGTTACTTATTTCTCATTTTTTTCCTATGTGCCAAGAGACACCTTGTCGGACAAAGAATCTTGCATAAATTTGGGGTGAGGCGATATTTTTTTCTGTTGCAGCATGTTGTTGATCGAACAATCGTGCCTATGTGATGGGCACTGCTCATTCTTTTTTTTGCCTCCTTTTCTCGCCTCGTCGTAGTGCATTGAAACATGCGCAAAAGAAATTGTGGGATGCTGCCGGCTCGCGCGTGTGCACAGACGCTTTGCCCTGTTGCTGGCTCGTGGCCGTAAGAAAAGCACAACGCATAAAAGTAAAAAAAAAAGAGAGCAGGGCGTGACCCGGCCGCCGAATTGTTTCTCTTCTCCTCTGGTCCCGCGAGACCGTCCACACACTCACTCGGCATTCACCATGTTGTCACCATCGCAATCATCACAATCATCAACATCATCACCCCCTTCTTTATCGTCGCCTTCTTCTTGCTTGCCAAGAGATGCAGCACCGCCGTCTACCCCGATGGATGGCCAAGACCCGCCGAGCGTCGAGGGGGTCGCGTTCAAAGGCTTTTCGCGCGTGTCGCCTTTTGTGCGCGCCGAACCGTCTGATGATTATTTGGCTCGCCATTACGGTATTGTGTCGTCGATGGCGTCGGCGGTGCTCTCTCCGCAAGAGACTGCCGTTTCCGACGATCTCGATGTGGCCCTCGCTTTGGTCGACAAACACCGCAATCTGTGGTTTGCTCTGTTGCCGTCGCGTCCTGCAGAGCGGGCCGCTGATGCGCTCTCTGCCGTGCGGTCGACTGTGACGGCGTTGATCGACGCCTTGCGCACGCACAGTGTCCTGCGCATGTGCGCCATACTCTATGGACGCAACATGGCCTCGCTGGCCGACGCTTTTCTCGCGCCGACCCCAAGTTACGAGTCCGAGCCTGCCCAGACCTTGCGAACGTGCGTCGAGACCGACCAGGCACTGTTTAAACGCCATCTCGCCCAAGCCATAACCGGCATTCGCCGCCTCTGGATCGCTCACGGGGAGCACCAACTACACAACGAGGAGGACAGGGAGGATGCCGTCGCGCTGCCGCTGTCAACCTAGTCCGAGTCCTATTGCGCCGTGCGTGTAAGAAAATAAAAAAGAAAAAGGGAACAAAAGGAACCATTCTATGATTGTCTTTTTGTTGGGAAAAGAACAAAAAGAACAAAAAGAAAAGATGTGGCAACAAGATGGGCGTGTGGCGCTGCGTGCCAGACGCCGTCTCTTTTTTTTTCGCCTCCCGTAAACATCCTTTTTTATAGCCCGACCCACATTTTGGATCTAATCGTCGCGTGTGTCGTCCATGACGTGATCGCCATCATCGTCGGCGCAGGGCTCAACGGCATCATGCACGCGCGAGGTGGGTTCGCCATAGGCGATGCGGTAGACCGGAGGTATGCTTTCGAGCACGCCGGCCACGCGACATCCCAGCGCTTGGCAGTGGGCATAAATGACGCCATCAAGCTGGTCGGCCATGGCGCGCCTGTCTGTGCCGGTGCCATAGTAGCGCGTTGGAATGCCGCCGGCTCGGATCGATGTGACGCGCGCCTGCAGTCGGCGCCGAACGGCATCGTCAAAGCGCGCGGTAAAATCGGTCGTTGCGGGATCGACGCGCTCAATGGCAAAGCGCCGACCGTGACACGTGGCCAGACCCGCAATTTCAACTCCTCGCGTCTCACCCACGCGCTCAATCGACCGCAAGAGGTCGAGCGGCGTGACCGCCGAAGTGATAATGCCAAGGGCGTATAGGTCGGTGAGATCGATGACATGCGCGCCCGCGTCGATCAAGCGTCCCACGGCACGATCGATCGCTTGCTTGTCGTAACCCCCAAGTGCAGTGGACATTTTTTTTTGCTTTGCCAAATGTGCCTCGCGGTCTTCTTTTCTTGTGCGTATGGATGATGCCGCAAGCACAAAACCTTGGGCTTTTTTCTCTGGCAAGACGCGGGGGAAACAGACTGTAGCGGTGAAAGAAACCAGTGTCTTTTTTTTGTGGGCAACGCTGGGTTGTGTGAATGAGCGAAAAAAATCATGGCCGTTTTTCTTTTTCAAGAAAAAAGATATTGCCTGCCCTCACACAAAGTCACCCAGGCATGGCATTTCATTGGACAACAATGAAAATCCCACGTCGGAAAAACAGGGACATTTGGAAAAAAGAAAGAGCCTCTGCAGCATCGGTCGCATTGGGGACAGTGCCACTCGCGATGCGGTTTTCCGCCAGCAGACATTCATTGCCTTTTTTTTACGACGCGCTATTGGGTTTTGCGGGCAGCACCCATAGCAACGGCAATGGCCTATGGCGTCACTCCTCCTTTTTTTCCAATGGCATTTTTTGACATTTTTGGTCGATTGCGCGCTGCCGACAAGGACGCAGGGCTGCCGGTTCGACCAAGATTTTTGCGCAGACGGCCAACCAAGGGTTTTTTATTTAAGGCAAACAAAGAGACAAAAAAAAGAGACGGCGCAAAAAACAACGAAAAAAAAGACAAGAGGCGCCGTGTTAAAAAAAACTAGGGCGAGACAATGTTACGGGCGTGCCGCAAGAGAACACAGGCATGGATCGCGCGAAAACGCCGCCCTGTCAAAAGAAAACGCCCTTTGGACGCCGGGAACAAGCATAAGATGTCGTCGACGGCCACAACGGTACCTGGCACACCGCAAGACCGAGAGACGCGATGGAAGATGCACGTGCTCTGTGCCGTAGATCGGGGCGACCCATTTGTGACACGACCACCAAATGACAACACTGTGCCTGATGCGATCTCAGTGAGATCGACGGATCCTACTGGAGCCGGCGACGACGATGACACTGCATTTGTGCGCCTGGCACTCGACGTCTTGGACGACTGCCGTGAAGTCGTTTGTGCGCGACCTCTCAGAGAGGGCGTCGTCGCAATCGGACCCCGTGCAAGCGCTCTCTGGGGCGATGCACTGAACGGCGCGCTCGATGCCGCTCGCCAAGAGGCAGCTATGCGCTCACCTGTCGTGCTCGACATGAGGACGATCCACAATGCCTGTGGTGCCACGTGGCCTCTCACAGCGCGCTCTTGTGACATTCTGGGCAAGATGATTACAACACGCGCGGCAGCACGCCACATGGATGCCGCCGTGTCGGCGCCCTTTCTGTATCGCCTGACGCTCAACGGCACAGACGGCGCCGAGCCAGGACCCGAACAGTGGCCGCCCATCGGGTGGGCTCTAGCCAAGGCCTACTGCATGGTCGTGGCGGTTGTCGTGCCTCTGATCCTCGCTCTCTGCGCAAACGTGGATTAAACGACGTCTTTCTTTTGGTCGTATGCGTTTTTTTAAAAAACCTTTTATTCCTTTTTCCCTCATTTGATTTTCCATCGAGAAGAAAAAGAAGAGGATGAAAAAGGGATGGTCGCTCGCTTTTTATGCCTTGCGTCAGCGGGCGCACGAGCACGGGTCTCTTTTCCATTGCGCTCTCTGGGCGATTGCCGCTGCAAAAAGTGACGAGCGTGTGCCTTTTTTTCTCCTCCTGCGGCCGCCGACAGTCGACTGGCATTTCACAGGCTGGAAAGGGGCATAAAGGAAAAAATGGGAAAATACAGTATTTTTTGGGCTGATGTGGTGGAGTCGGCCTCGATTGGCCGCTCCCTTTTTCCCCCAAACAAAAAAGGGACCCACGACAATTTATAAAAAAAACCACAGGGCGACATAATATACTACACAACCAAACCCCACGCCACACACACACAGGCACAAAGGAAAAAAAGGCACGCGCCACCATGTTTCACCCTTCAATTGCCCACCTCAACACGCAAAAGGCGTCTCCCCAATGGGCGCAGACCGATCCCGACGGCGTCGGCAACTACCGGTGGTTCATTGAAGAAAAGATCGACGGCAGTCAGTTGTCCTTTCAGCGCCAGGGTGACGCAGTCGAATTCCGCAACCGTTCCAAGGTCATTCCCGTAGAGGCTCTCGACAACTGGTGCTATGCCAACGCTGCCCGAGCCATCGCGCGTCTCGCCGACCGACTCAACGCGGCCTACACTTATCACGGCGAGGCTGTGTGCAAGCGTCGTCACAATGTCGTGGCGTACGCGGCCACGCCGCTCAAGTTTTGGATATGCTATGGGGTCTATGACGGAGAGCGCCACCTGGACCGGGCCGAGATGGAGGCCGAGTGTGCGCGCCTCGGCCTAGAATGTGTCGCGGTCCTCTATGCCAATGAAAACCCCGCCGACCGTGATCCGACGCCCAAGGTGCTAGAGATTGTGGCGCAGATCGAGGCCGGCGAGGTCGAGTCTTGTCTCGGTGGCAACGTGATCGAGGGTGTCGTTGTCAAGCACAGCGCCGCGTGGCACGCGCGATCCAAGGCCTACAAACAGGTTCAGTTCAAGCACGTCACCTCTGCCTTTAAAGAGCGTCACGGGGAGAGGCGCCCGCCGCTCGCGGGCTACGACGCCGAATCGCTCATGGCCTACCTGGTCAGACTGGGGAGCGGCTTTGCCCTGCCGGCCGTTTACCAAAAGGCCGTGCAGCACATACGCGAGGATCCGACCGGCAAGACGGCAATCTCGGTGGCCTCTGTCAAGCGCGAGGTCGAACGGGACATCCGAAAGGAGAATGGACAGGACATTGCCGAGGCCATCGTTGAGGCCTTTATGCCCATCGTCATGCATCACGCCACGGCAGGCGTTCCCCACTGGATGTCTGAACAAGAGGACCTCTTGCCCAAGGACGAGTAAAAACGCAACAACGAAAAATAAGCAAGAAAAGATCAATCTTTAATAGATAAACTTGGACGGCCCGCGCGCGCTCTCTCTCTTGTGGCTTTTCTTGGCGCCTTTTTTCCTTTTTTTTCCTAAACAAAAAATGCAGGCACTCTGCACAACAGAGAGAGAGACATAGAAGATGAGGGAGGGGGGCGACGGGTTCGGGGCGGACGAGACATTTTTCGCTGTTTTTGATGTGGTATAATTATTGTAATTAGGTGCGGTGCAAATAGGGGGCGGGAGGGAGGGAGGGATCAGCCGAAAACAGAGTCGACGAGACGGTGCCCATGGCGCGTGTCGTCGTCGCCCCACAGAGAGCCATGGAGATGCGCCGCACGGCGTGGCCGGCAGTGCTCAATACACCAGCGGGTCTTGCACGCGCACGCAACGACGCCGCACCCTAGCACCAGCGCCAGTGCGGCCGCCGCAGCGCTCAGCGCCGCGATACGCGGTCCGTCTCCTGCGTCGGAACGCTCCGAGTGCTGCGCGCCAATTGTTGCCGCGAGAATCGACAGGGCGACTCTACCGTCGGTGCACGACACCTTTGCGCCTGGACGCCATCGATGCCGGAGCGCATCCAATTCCGCGGCATCGACCCACGAGGCCGACACGTGTGCAGTCGATCCTTTCGTGTCGTCGTCATCGTCCTCGTCGTCGACACCGAAAACGCTGCCGATGCCATCATTATCGCGCGCGTCTGAACGACCGTCGTGGTCATCAGCGGGCGCCACCGCCACAGCGAAAAGGTAAGATTGTCGACCTTTGGCGTCTGCCTTTTCAGCGACGACGCGACGCGCCACAACGCGGCACGTGTCAAAGCGCGGGGTGTGTGCCCCGACAAGGATCAGGCTCAGACAAAAGAGCCCCGCTGCGGCCGCAACGACACCCCAGCGCCAGGCGGCGTTGTTTCTGTTGCCTTGGTGAGGCCTCTTCTCCTTCTTTTGTGTGGTCATACCCTCTCTTCCTTCTTCCTCTTGTTGCTGCTGTTGCTGACCTCTCTTCAAAAGTGCGCTGTAGAAAGAAAGAAAAAAAAATGGAGACGCGCAGGCAGTATGGGGTTTCTCTCCCTTTTTCTCTCTCTCTCTCTCTCTCTCTTTGTCTTTTTTTTTTTAAATACAGAGCAGCCTCGCTTTACCTATCGCGTATCAAATTGTGCGCAAGGGAGATGGAAAAAGGCCCAACCCAAGGAAAAACATGCACAGAGAGAGATTAGAAGGCTGTTTGTTTTCGTCTCTTGGCGCCCTTTTTCTTCTTGGCCGCCCGTACGCGAGCGAAGCGGGAAAAAGGGCAAGATGAATTTTGTTTTTTTAAAAAAAAAGGAAAACGCGTGGTTCGTGGTGTGATGAATTTCTTCTTCTTTTTTTTCCTTGCCCCACCCGATCAAAAAATGGCCAAGAGAGACGGACGGGCCGTGCGCCTATGAGGCGGTCGTGGGTGCGCGTTCGGCGTCGGCAGACGACGTCAAGGACGGCGCGCTGTTCGACCGCGTCGCCTCGTGCATGGCCACGGCCTTTTGGTAGGCGCGGGCCAACGCTGTGGCCTGGCGCGCCGCAGCGCCGCGTGCTCTCAAGGGAAGGGGGCGACGATGCCATGCCCATGCGTCTGTGCCCACCATGGCGTCGAGTTCGTGCATGTCGGCGTCGATGACGTTGCCCATGGATGCCAGCGTGTCATTGTCAGAGCATGGCACGACGGCGCCGACGCCCAGCGCCAGCGTGGCCAGGCGCATGTCAAACACCCTTGTCATGGGGCACGAGGCGCATCGCCAAAAGGTCTGCGACACCAGGCGCGAGTCAAACACGACCTTGACGAGTCGGTTGTCGGCGAGCAGATCGGCGATGCCGATGGCGTGGAAAAAGGTCGGCGGGTCGCCCATAGGGCCGCCGCCTCCCGACTCTCGTCCCATCCACTCGGCGTGGAGGGCCACCATGTCAAACTGGTACACCCTTTGCAGTGGCGTGTGATCACCCTTGTCGGCGTTGTCGGTGCCGGGTGCCCATGTCGCCACCAGTTGCAGCATGCCCACGGGGGGACCGCGCGCCTGACGACCGCCGATAGGTCCACGGCAGTCTATAACCACGGCCGCGTCAGAGCACGCCTTGTCGATCGCGCTAACAATTACTTCTGTGCATGCGTTTGCCGCCGCCTCAATCGTACTCGCCAGCGTCACGTCGCACCGAGCAACGCGCGATACACGCACGTCGTCTTTGCCGGGTCTGCTCTCGGCCTCGCTAGAGTTGCTAGTGTGATCGTCGAGCGGCGCAAAGAGGGCCATGGCGCGTGTGTGACCTGCCGGATACACAACAACGCGCTGGGCAATCTTTTCCACGCGCCCGACTACCTGCGGCACAAAGGAGAGCACACCGCGCAGGCTGCCGCTGGCGTAGTTGGCAGCGTGCACGCGCAGCGACGTCCCGGTGCGCGCAAACACAGTCACATCCAGCCGCTGGAGGTCGATGCCGTTGCTGCACGTGTACAGCACGTGGGCGACGGCGGGGGCCACGACACGCTCCAGCGCGATGCGCGTCCCTAGCGCTACCGCCACACGCGGGACGAACCAGGGCGTCATCATGCGACGCACAACGACTGTGTCGCGCGGGATGTCCCGAACCAAAAGGCGCGCGTCGTGGCCCGTGCAGTGCACGCCCGACAGGCTCGCGGCCAGCCTCGCCACCTCGGCAAAAGTCAGGCCATAGGGTCGCTCGACCAAAGCGGCAACGAGGGCGTCTGTGAACCGCTGGCGCTCTTTGGGTCCCGCGAGCACGGACGTGCTCGATGGCGCGCGGCTATAGCGACAGGCTGCGTTCTTGTTGGCCTTGTTGGGCGACGCGACCGTACGACCGTTCTTTCCCAGCGCGCCGAGTCGATCGCTGTTGTCCTCGCCGTTGTGGCCGACATGGCCCGACACAATCTTGTCAATGCCATCGGTGCTGTCGAGCGACAATGGCGAGTGTGTGTCGGCGTCGCGCGCGACCACAACGGCCGCGTCTTTTGTGATGTGGTCAGTGCAGGGGACGTCGCGCCCGGCGTCCGTGTCAAGCGCCCTGCCGACGAGTGTGTCGACAATGGCTGCAGCAAAGGCGGCGACATTGTCGTCCGGGGTGGTCTCTTGCGATGTGCACGCTGCCTGCGCAGGCTCGTTCCGAGCGCCGCCGTCGCCTCGGTCCTTTCGCACCCATGCACTCTGCTGTCGCCGCGGGGCGGGGCCGCGACGCATCGGCGCCCTGTGCGTGTCGCGTGGTGCCGGTGCGTCCATGTCGGGCACCAATGACAACAATGGCGGTGCCGATGACGATACGCTCACATAGGGACGACGGCGCCCTCCCCCGCGGCGCGTGTCCAGGCAGATGCTCAAGGTCGGCTTGTGCGGCGCGGTCGGAGGTGCCCAGTCCTCATCCGCGTCGCCGTCTCCCAGCGACGGTGTTTGTGCCTTTGCTGAGGTCCTCGTCCTCGCGATGCTAGCAGCCGCCATAGATGTGGGTAGCGTTGATGACGAAAAAAAAAAGAAGAAAGAAAAAAGAACCACAAGAGGTTGTGTGGTATGCGTGCTTTGCTAAAGACAAGAGAAAAAAGGGGATGGTCTCGCGAGGCGCCTGATAGCGGCAATGACGACAGTGGCAACAAAAGGAGCGGGTGTGTCGGCCAGGGGTTTTTCCGCTTTTTTCTTTGACGTCATATCCATGCACAGATGCGGCGCGAGCATGTGTTTTGTGTATTGGTTTTTTCTCTCTGCGCCACAGCCCATGGCAAGGCGGTGGTTGGTCGGCATCCGGTCGTTTTGTCTGGGCGTGTGTCGAGCAACGCCCCCCACCGGTCGACCGACCGCAGGCACCACCGCGTGCCACACAACCAATCTCGGGTCTTTTTTTCCTAAAGATTTGTTTCCTGCTTTTTTTCCCGATTTCTGCGTGCGCGAAAAGGAGGCTGGCGGGTGGGGCGCGCAAAAGAGCGACGCCCGGAAAAGGGTCGTGTCAGTGACACGTCCCCGCAACCCAAAAGCCTTTTGTCTTTCCGCAAGGGGACACGACACGTCACGCCTGCGACAAACCAATGGGGTGTTTTTTCTTTGTGTGGTGTAACCGGAACGAAATGCGTGACCTAATGCGCGAGTGGTTGTCTCTGTTCCCTGTCACGGTCGTGTTTGTGACGCGGCAGCGCGACGGCGTCTTGTTTAACCATTTGCGTGACAACGGCGTGGCCACGATACCATCTCATTGCGCGGCGGCGCCATCTGCTCTACGCGCCATTCTGTCTTTACTGTCTTCCCTTTTGAACCCCATCCCTGCCTCTATCCCACGCGGCCATCGTCTTTTTTTTCTCTCTCTCCCTCACTGCGCCGTGCGACCTCTCGCTTGGCCACGTCAGTCACCACCGTCGTCCTCGCTTACCTCTGCTACACGCACACACGCATACGTACATTGACGTCATCGTCGGTGCATTTGCAACGACACGCAGAGAGAGAGAGAGAGAGAGAGCGAGCGCGCAGGAAAAAAAAGAGACGCATATGACGCAATGTCAAGAACGCTGTGGGACGCGCGTGCCCGACATGGACACAGTGCCCGTCTCCACATACGTTGACATGGCCATGGCGGCCGTGATCCATGCGCTCGACCAACGCGACGTGCTCGCTGCCGGCATTGACCAACTGGCGCTCTTGGGCGTCGTCGAGCGCGACCTCTTGGGTCCGCAACGCACGAGGCCGTCGCGCCAGACGCTCCTCGCGAGCGCCGCACGCTTCTGGCGTGGCCTGGCCTCGCTGGCCGGGTGCGGCCGTGCCACGTCGCTCATGGCGCCCGACGAGGCCCGGCGCTGGAGGGCGGCTATGGCAAAGTGGCCCCCGACACCGTTGACCGTCATACGCTACCTCCACGATCACTCCCTATGCCCGCCGCCCCTCGACCTTGTTGATCTGTCTACAGGCGGAGGCGACATCCTGGCGTCGGCGCCGACGACTGAACGGCCCGATGTCAATCGTGCCGATGCCGTGCTCGAATGGCTCGCCGCCGACCTTGACCAACGCCTAGGGGTCGGTCGCATGCCCGACCATTTGCCCTATGACATGCGCGCCGCGGCACATGTCATATGGTGTGGCCGAGACGTCGATCGCGACCTCACGCTCTTTATACTCGTCGACGAGGCTACTGCCACGCCGTGGGCGGCCGCGCGCATGACGCGAGCGTCGCCGACGCACATGCCGTCTGTCACGTCGCTTGCGGGCGTAGCCACGAGCGGCGGCATGTGGTCGGGTGCGCCGCTCGCTATGGCGTTTACCGGCGCCGTCGGTCCCGGTGACACGCGTGCCGTCGACGCCAGCTTTGTTGGCCAGCCCGCACGGCTCAGACGTGCCATCATGGCCGCCGGCGGTGCCACTCTCGCCATGCGTGTGGTGCGCGTGGCACCGGGCGCCTTGGCGCGCGTCGCCGATCGCGGTCGCGCCGTGTGGACGACGTTTGAACTGGCACACGCGCTCGACAATCGGCAACGTCACGGACCGGACGGTGCCGATGCGTCGGCGGTGGCGTCGGCAGCGCGGACCATCCGCCGCGCTCTCGTCGGCCTCATCGATCGCGACGAGGCCGACGAAGCTGCCGGCCGACCCGTTGCCTCGGCGCTGGACGCGCTCGCGCCTCCCTTTTGGGACGCCGCGTGCCTGCTGGGCGTGGGCACCAAGGCACTGACGAGAGCCACGGCATTTGAGGCCGCCACGCTGGCGTCGAGCGCCGCACGGGTCGCGCTCGGCTCCTAGCGCACGAGACTCGCCGCATCGTGTGCGCCTCTTTCTTTTTTTTTCGGATAAAGAAAGAACGCACTATGGCAATTTTGATCAAAATAAAAAACATGAAAACATGGAAAAAAACCGCGCGGCAAAAGGCAAAAGAGGCCGCAGGGCAGACTCACCGGGAACTCGACAAGAGACAAAGAAAGAGGAGGCAACACAAACACGGTGGTGGCGGTGATGGGCCGTCCAAGGCAGACGCGTCCCAAAAACAAGAGTCCCACACAACCGTCGACCTGTTTTCTTTCTTTTTTTTTATTGTGAACAAACACAAATACAGGCCTCTAGGGCAGGCGAAAAAAAAAGAAGAAGAGGCACAAGGGCCGCGGTGTGTGATTTGGGGCAAAAAAACAGGTTTTTCTTTCTCTCTCTCTCTCTCTCTCTCTCTCTCTCTCTCTCTCTCTCTCTCTCTCTTTTTGCAACACCCAAGGCAGCGCGGTGTATCTTAAAAAACGGCCAAAAAGACGGTGGCGTTGGCAGCGGGGCACACGAGCACATTGTCGACGAGTCCGCACAATCCGCCACCGGCCTGCGCAGAGCGAATGACAACCGCGTCCATGGCGTACAGACCGTCGGCATGTGCGTCACTGCCAACCTGGACCAGTTCCGCCCAAGGTGCCGCTGTGTCAGTCGGGTCTGCCGGTGCACAGAGCACACGGCCATCGATGAGATCGGGACGGCAAGAGCGCTCGACTGCAAACGTCGCGATCGATGAGGTGGCATCGCCATCGGCGCCGAGCGTGCTAGGCACTGATACGACAGAGACGCAGGCGGGCTGTGCGTCGATAGGAAGAGGGGCCTGCATTGCGAGTTGGAGCGCCGGCGGTCCAAAGGCGAGGGCGTCGCTGGCGTTCAAGTAAGACGCTGCTACACACGTGAGGGGCGCTCCTTGCATGCGCCTGTCGGCAAAACAATAGGAGGCGACGTCGGGCTGGTAGAGGCGGACCACGGCACCGCTACCGTTCATGCGCAGAGCCGCATCGCATCGAGGCAACCAGGTCGAAAGTGCAAGCGCGTACGCGACCATCAAGACGACAACGAGCGGCCGACAGCGCATCACGTAAAAGGTCATGGTGCAGCGAGAAGTAGTAGATCGCCGGAACGAGTCGAACCGATGACGATGGCGATGGCGATGAAGAAGAAAAAGACGGGGGGAACACGAGCGGCGGGAACGCAATGCTGTCGCCGAGTCCGTTTACTATGAGGCAAGGAAACCGAGAAGAAAAAAAAGGCACAGCGAGAAATGAGAAAAGAGGGGACGTGACGCACGCGTGGCGACGAGCACAGCAGCGTTGTTGTTGTTGTTTGAAAACAAGAAAAAAAGAAACAAGACAGATGCATGCCACGCACACGCGCACGGAAGCGCTGGGGCGGTCTGCGCGCTTGATTCGTTCGCGTCTTGCCCAATAAAAGCAGGCTTACGATCTTTGTTGCCAGGCAAACAAAAGAGGCGACGAAAATCGCCTGGACCTTGTCTGGCAAGGCGTCCGCAGCGTCGCATGAGACAGAGAAACAAAGACTCGACGGGATCGGCTGCGGGCCTCGCTGTTGTTCTTTGGCACGTGCACGTATCGTTTTTTTCCTTTTTTCTCTCCCTAAAAAACTGCCAACGACAAAAGTGACAGCAACTGTTTGTGCTCTCCCCATAAATCTGCACTCTTTTGTCTTGTCTTTTTTTTTCGAGAAAAAAAAGGGAGTTTTCGATGCGCATCGAGAGGGCAAAGACGACAGAGGAGAGTCAAGTACACAGGGATGTCCCAAGGTTGTGGCATCGACTTTTTTTTATTTTTTTTTTTTGGATGTCGCTCATTGCCCAGCGAGAGCAGAAGGCCCCGTGTCGGCGTCGATCCCCATCACGACAAAGTCTATCCCATCCACTGTGATGTGCGCCCAGGGTCCGGTTGCCGCGTGCCATGCCATGAAGCGCACGCGCCAACCGCCCCCAAGAGGCGTATCGCGCGCCGTGGTCTTTTGATTGATCGCATAACCCAGCGAGACTCTCACAGCGGCAAAGACACCCGCGGCAATGATCGAGTGCCACGGTCGCGGCGTGTTTTCGCCCGAGTCGCTCATCGTCGCCTTTTTCTTTTTTTCTTGCGGCCGCTCTCTATGTCGACTTTTGGCACTGGACTTTTCGCTCTCCTCTCTCATCTCTCTCTCTTTTTCGTTATTGTTGCTGTCGTTGTATCTCACGTCTTTTGGATAGTGCCTGCGCGTCCTTGGCGTTGGACCGTTGTCTCTTTTCTCTTTTTTTTTCTTTATTGTTGGCCTCTGGCCGGTGCGTGCTGTCCTTTGCGTCTCTTTTTTTTTTAAAAATTTTATTTTCTTGTGGGCCGAATCGAAAAGATGCGGACCAACTCCTGTGCGTACAATCGCCTTTTTCTCCTTCTTCTTTTTGCCTCTATCTCTCTGTCTTTGGCCTAGTGCGATTGGATTCCTTTGATATCAAAAAAAAAGCGTATTTGGCATTTTTGTCACTCCCTGTTTTGTTCTCGGCGCGTGACACCACGGTCGACGAGGCAAGAAAAAAGAAGAGAAGAAAAAAAGGCCATGCTGCCAACAGTCTGCGGACCAAGAAAAAAAAAGACAATAGTTACAGTCGGTGAACTCTCAAAAGGGGCAAAAGAAAGTCATAAAAAGTCAACGTGCTGTCCCAAAACTGTCTACAGCCTACTGTTTTGTCCGCCAAAAAATTGTAGACATATGAGGAGTGAGACATGTCTGCTGTCGGCATTTTTTATGAATTCCCAAGCAGACGAAACAACAGGCTGTAGACACTTTTGGGACAGCACATTGACTTTTTTATGACTTTCTTTTGCCCCTTTTGAGAGTTCACCAACTATAGATTGCTTTTATTTTTTTATGTACAGGTTCCTTGTTGAAAAGAGGGAAAAAAAGGCAGTAGCAAGAGAGAGTATCAAAAAAATTGTACAACAACAACAACAACAGAATACGATGCACAGGTCAGGCAAGGTTGTCGATCGAAGGCACGGGCCGACGTCTACAGAGTCCCGCCACGCGGGCGCGCAAGCGCCCCCATGGACCGATGCGACACGGCAACGGATAGCGCCGACGCCATTCGGCTCCTAGACGAGCCTCGCGCGCCTGGAGCGCCGACGCCCATCGGTCCAGTTGGGCGAGCGTGCGCTTTTGAAGTGCACGATCGGGCGCAAAGCCCGGCGCGGCGAGACGTTGGCGCGCGCGACGACACACGATGGCCAGAGTCCCGCGTGCCTGATGAAGTGCTTGCAACTCGGCCTCGATGTCATCGTCGAGCGCGTCGGCAGGTGTCTGGACGCCTTCGAGCGACGGCACCGGCGTCGTGCGACTGTAATCTCCCACAAGCCAGTCGAATCGCGTGGCGTCGCTCGCGTGCGCTGCAGGCTTGGCCTTGGCCTTTGTCGAAGCCACCGCCGACCCTGTCAGCACCATGTCGCTTCGATGCGCGCGTGTCCCTACGCAGGATGGCCTTCACGCGAGTCTACCCAACGTGCCGATGACAGATGATGATGACCGAGAGAAAAGGCACCTGCCGGCTGTGACCTTGTTCGCGCCTGCCCCTTTTTTTGATTTTTTTGATTTTTTTCCTTGCTCGCTTGTGGCCGTGTCGCTTGGCCGGCTGTGCGTCCAAAAGGCGACCAAAAGAACAAGACCGTATGCGTGTGAGGTGGGCGTATGGGTGATGCAATGTATGATGTCTTTGGCACTTGAATCGATTGATCGAGACAAAGTGCAATGTCGCCCTCATCATCCGCCTCTCATGCCACCGTAAGGTGGTACGCCGTTGGTGGTAGTTGCAATGCGACAGTAGAATGTACGCCGACGACCAATACCAAAGGTTTTGTCTTGATAAGGAGAAAAAAAAGGCCACGGGAAAAGCAAACAAGGCCGCGCTGCATTGCTGGCGGCATTTGGGAGCGAACACCGATTTGCATGCCTGCATTCTTTCTTTTTCGGCGGTGGTTTCTTTTCTCCTCCTTTGTGGGTGGGACGTCTGGTCTCTTTCTTCCTCCTTTTTTTTTTGAAGGAAAAGATTTTTTTGTGTGTGGGTTGGTTTGGGGCGACACGCAAAAGGACGCGCAGTCGGTTTTTTCTTTTTTTTTTCTCTGGGAGGAGCAGCGTCTCCTTTTTCTGGGGTGATGGCGCGAGTGCATGATATTTTTTTGGAGGGTTTTGAAAAAAAAAAGAAAAGGACTCGATGCAATTCTCGTCCTACGGAGCGCATGGGTCGGGTGTGTCTAGGAATCGCGGCGCTCGCGCGCGGCACCCGCGCCACCCAATGCGGTCCTCGTCGACATAGCGCGCAAAAAGCGTCTCGAGCGGATGGCGCATCGGCGGCCAAAAGACTGCCGGCAGGGTCACCCGCCACGCTCGCTCGCAAAAGCCCGGATCGCCGCCGCTCTGTAGAGGAAGTGGACCCAGTACCGTGAGCACGTCGACGACGGTCGGCTCGGCGGCGCACTCGGTGGGCCATGGTCCCCATTCGGCGCCCACCTCGCGTCCGGCAAACACAGCCAAAGCCGGGTCGTCTCGGCCCTCTTTCTGTGTGTGTGTCGCCGCACCGTCGGCAAAGCGAAAACCGCGTACGGTAACCGGGTCGGCCCCGACAGCGTGACTGCCGGCTTTCGGTCGGCCCCAGTCGCATAGAACGCGATCGCCGTTGGCATACACAATGTGGCCAATGTGACGCGGCGCAATCGTTCCGTCAGACAGCGCGTGCCACGAGGCCTCGACGCACAGCCCGTCGCACAAGTAGAGAACACCTCGGCCACACGGTCGTCCGCGTACAAATCGACCTTCAAACACCGTGGCGCCATCGCGTCCCTTTAACGTGCCGCGTCCGTGCCATGCGTCGGCGCGCCAATCGCCCTCGTACGTTGGTGCCGGCAGGGCTTCACACGACAGCACACCGTACCCTTGACGACGACCACCGAGCCGCTCGCCCTCATAGGACCAGGCGCTGTTTGACAGCGTCCCGAGCGCATAGTAGATCACAGTGGGCGTGTGTGCACATGCCGTCGTGGACGCTATAGTGTAGATGTCATCGTCGTCGTCGTCTCGGTCACCATCTTGGTCGCGCGCGGCGGCCATGTTCGGCACGGCAAAGGCGGCCGTTCTATCCTCATCCATAAGATCGGGCTGGGACGGTTCAAAGCCGCCGCTGTCGGATGCGGTGCCAATAACAATCTCCCCGTCGGCGCCTCGGCGCGCATGCGTGGCGTGTGGCACGCCATCTACCCAAAAGCCTGCAATCACCGTCGTCGCTCCCAGTAGAGGGCCACCGTATTTGTTTGTGCCTCTACTACCGTGATTACCATGAGAGGCGGCGCTATCGACGCTGTCGTTGCCCTGACCATTGTCTTGGTTGTGGTATTGGCGCGCGTCCTGGTCGAAAGGCGACGCGAGCGTCGCGGCTTCTGTGCCGAGGCCCGACAGGAAGCAGTCGGCAAAACGGCCCCAACGCCACGTGACCGAACCACATGGCCGACCTGGCGCGAGACACACCTCGCACTGGACGGCCAAGCCGTCGGGCGAGCCACGGTGCACGATGCGGTGTGCGTGGTCCGCATCGTGACGGGTTTTGCGCACCAGCGGCATCAAGGCGGCCATGGCATAGGCCCACCTATAACCGCGCGCACGCACAAGCGACGGGGGCACATGACGGCAGCCAACGTGAGCCGGTGTCGCCCTGGTGCCCGTGACACGTTCTGCCGCCAAGCGTGTCAATCGTGCACAGCGCAGATTCCACCACCGGCTCAAGTGCATCGACTGGATAGTGTCCTTGGTGTGTGTACTTTGGCGGTCGGTAGTGTCGCCGTCCAAAGCACATGTGGGTCCGTCGCTCCAGCAAGTTGCGTCGTCGGTAGCACATTGACGGCGATCGTCGAGGCGCATGTCGCCTGCGGCGGGTCCATGGTCGAGCCCGTCGACTCCACCGTCTTCCGGCGCAAAGTGCCATGCGTCAATGGCATCGGCGAGGCACGCGAGACCCGAGCGCGTGCACGGAGGAAATGTATAAAGATAGAGACGCCGCCACAGGCTGCTGTCGGCAGCGAGACTGGCCAGACGCATCGACGCACACGCCAGGCGGCTGAGCGAGCGAGGTTCGCAAAAGGACATCACCTCGATGATGAGTTCGTCTGGCAAAAGAGCAAACAGTCCGCCCTGCGTGGCACTGGCGTCCTCACCAACAGGCTCGCGCACACACAGACGCTTGCGCATGAGCGCCACAATGGCATCAACGTCGGAAGGCACGCCGTTGGCCGTATCGGCACTGTCGAGCAAAGTTGTTGTGTGCGCGCGCACACCATGCAGTGAAGAAACAGAATGGCGTCAGCGCGAGGAAATGATCGTCTCTCACACACAAACACACCCGGCATCGTCATTTTTTTTCATCTTTTTTTTTCCATAAAAACAAGAGAGAGAGAGAGAGAGAGAGAGAGAGAGAGAGAGAGAGAGAGAGATGACGGTGGTGATGATGTGCAGCGTGTGTGCGGGCGCCATAAAAAAAAGAAACAAAAAGATGGGAAAAAAAGCGAGCCTGCATGGCGATGGGGTAAAAAACCCCAAACGACAACCGACTCGGACATGGGCAAGGTTGCTATATACCTCCTATCGCGCAACGGTAGAGTGTCGTCGACGCGCTTTCGCTTCCATCGAGGCGCGCTGCCGTCATCGAAGCGGCGTCGAGTGCGCGCAGGCACTGTCCCGTCGTCGCCGACTTTGACCGTGTCAAAATCACTGGGGCGCGGCCGACGGCGCGGTACGTCGCGAACCGCCAGTCGACTGATGGCCAATAGGGAGTCCTGCATATAGCGAGGAAAATATATATGTTCTTTGCGTCTTTTCGCCTGCCTTGTAGGGTCTGTTCTTGGAGCCTGTTGGGTCTTTTTGTCTTCTCTCTTTTTTTTGCTGCGCCCTGCTCAGTGTCTCACGCAACGGGACAGGACGAGGAAGAAAAGCGGGTCGTCGCGTGTTTGGCTTTGTGCGCCTTTCCCCCTTTTCTTTCGACGGCCGTTTGCCATTGGCATTTCCGTTTCTTATTTGGGGTTTTCTTGTGACAATATCGCTCCCCCATTGGCCTGTAGGCGTCGTCGCCTTTGGTCGCAACGACTGTCGACATTGAGGAAAAGGACAGAGCGCAGAGGGCAGGCAGAGACCAAAGCGCATAGGGGAAAAAAAGGGCCAAGATTTGAAAGAGTGCGCATGTGTCTCGGTGGCAAGGCGAGGGCGTAAGGCGCGCCGAGATGAAAGGCGATGCGCTCGGGCGGCCTTGTTCGACGATGCACGCCGACACTGCACCCTCACTAACAAAGCAGCGCACTCTGTACGCACACCTCCGACCCTCTCTTTTTCTTTCTCCTTTTCTTTTGCCGCTTGCGTGTGTGTTTCAAGGAAGAGAGAAAAAAAAAGAGGAAAACAAATGAACGACGTAAGATCGCGCCCGTCATGCAACATCTACATCGTCACGCAGGGGAGCGCGAGCGGCGTGCGCCCTCTTGTTGGCGTTGGCTCGCCGGCCGCAGATCCAGCGCCGCAGGCCCAACGTGTGGGCTATGATCCGTTGCCGCCCACGCCCGTCTGCACGAGGCTCGACGGCGGTTACAGGCGCTGTTGCGTCACCAGCCCCTACGACGGCACCACGCACTGTGCCGTTTTGCCGCCCGACGGCAACAATAGTAATAACGACAACGGCGGTGTGGTCCAAGCCAGCATGTCTAGGCTAGGCATCGCTGCGCCGCCTTTGATCGGCAACGCCGCGCCCGCGTCTTCATACACCTTTAACGTGAGGGATCGCGAGGCCTTGGGCGCGCGCTCTGTTGTCGAGCACTATGGCGCGCCACGCGAGAACGTGCGGGGTGGTGCCTATGATTGTCGGCTCGTGGGCACAGGCCCGTCAGGCCAACTATTGCTCGCCTGTTTGCCGGAATAATACGCACCGCGACACATTGAGGCGTACAGAGCAGAGAAATCATGCGCTCTGCAACCCAAACCTATTGTCCCGAAGCCTGCATCTTTGATCAAAGAAGAAGAAAAAAAAAGACTTTTTCCACATTCTTTTTTTTGCAGAGAAAAAAAAAGGGCGGTGTTGCCCACGAGTCGATGCGAGGCCCTCTTTTTTTTTTTGATCGCTCCCAAAAAAAAGACCGACGAGGCAACTGTCGCGAGTCGCTTATGGGCTTTCTTCTGTGTCTTGTCACGCCAGGGCAGTTTCGGCACTTTTCCTTCTTTTTTTTTAATGCAGTAGGGCCAGCCTCTGTCCCGACGGCACGGTTCTTGTCTCCTTTTTCTTTTTGGTCACTGCACGGGACGAGAAAAAGAAAGAGCACACACTGGCTGAAAAAAAAGAGCGGTCGATCGGGGGGGGGGGAGTTGTTTATTTGAGGTGCGGCCAGAGCAGAGGCCCAAGAAGTGAACCAAGCCCCAGGCCAAGAATAGGTCAAACAGGGGAATTCGTCCAGAGACGAGGCGCGAACAATGCGCCAGAGGGCCTACCTCATGGCCGGGCGACATGACAGGAGGCGATCACGCCGAATGGGTCGACACGCCCTCCATGGCCGCCACCAGAGCCCGAACCGAGGGCGGCCTCGTATTGTCGACGCCGTTGGACGAGCCGCTGTCGGATGCTGACGCGGCAGCGATGCCGCCAAACAGACCCAGCAACTGGCCCAACACGCCGTCGGGCGTTGGGGAGACGGGCGGCCGCGGTCCGCGGTTCGACACGGGACGCAATTTGACGCTGTCGAGATCGGCCTTGGTGAGCACCAGTCCGGGCGCCTTGAGACGCGCGTCTGACGCCGCCGACGCCGTGCCGGCCGGCGCCGCCTTGCCGCTCCACCATGACCACGGCGACCACCATGACGAACTAGAGGATGAGGAGGATGCCAAATCTGTCGACGGAGCCGCTCCTGTCTCAACCGGCTCGGACGCGGTAGACGCGTCTGCCGATGCGCCGACCGACTCGACATCGGCCGCGGCCTGGGGCGCAGTGGACTCTTCTGATGGCAGGGCCTGATCGCCATTGTTGCCATCGTGAGCACACGCGCCGGCGTTAGGCTCGCTTCCAGGGTCGGCCTTCTTTTCTTCTTCCTTTTCAGGCATCAAGGCATCGGGATCAAGCGCGGCCGACGGTGTGGGCACATTGATGGGATCGAATGATGCGATGACCAGTTGATCCGCATCATCATCATCAACGCCATCATCATTATCGCCAATATTACCACTATCACCAACGTTGCTGACATCTCCAGAAAGGTCGGGCTTGGCTGTGGTTCGAGTCGCAATGTCGTGTGACGTCTCATCGGCCATCTCCTCGGCGGCTGCGAGCGGTCGGGTTGCGTCGGGATCGGCCTCTGGCCCGCACGAGCCATCACCCACACTGTCGACAATAGCAACACACTGCTCCACGTCGGGTGTCGGCGATTGAGTATCAGAGGTGCATACGCACGGCTCAATCACCGGCTCGTCTACCTGGGTGGTGTCGCTCTGTGCGACGGCGACATCCTCCGAGGCGTCGCTAGAGATTGTCGCATCGACCGGCACGTCATCGATCAGGCCGTCCAAGCACACGGTGGCAATACCCTGTTCCGTAGTGTCCGAGTCGGCGCTTGACGGCCTATCGCTGGATGTCGGCGTTTCGTCAAGGCACGCGATCGCATCCATAGCGATGGCGGTGGAATCGTCACCGTCATCGCCATTGCCGTTTGGCAGAATCTCGATGGGAGATGCGCTTGCGAGTACGTTTGCGTAAAACAGGTTGAACGCTGGATCGTAATGGCCAAGCAGGTTGACATTGTCGGACGCGTGGGCGTCGACCGCGGTATCTTCAAGATCCTGATATGCGGGCAAGAGGTCGCCAATGTCGGACGGCAGCGCGTCATTGTCTTGTGCGCTAGGTGTCTCGTAGGATTGCAGCGGCCACGTGGCATCATCGTCGTCTGTGCGCGACCAATCGCCATATGTGGCATCATCGTCGTCGTCGCCGGCGGCGGGACCCTCGTAGGCGAACGCGCGAGGGCCGTCTTCTTCACTTGTCGCATCGGCGACCGCATCCGATCCAAGGTCATCGTCGTCATCTGCGATCAGGGCGTACAGGGGGCCGTAATAGTTGTTGTCACGGTCATCGCAGACATCCACATCGTCGCCGCTCTCTGCTGTGGCATCGTCGGCGGTACTCTCGGTCGTGCGCTCTCTTGAATCGGAGCGTTGCGCGCACCAGATGTCGGTCGCATCCTGGCCGGCATCGTTGGCGTATGCGAGCAGTGTACGGTCGCCCTCCATTATCGTATATGGGGTGAGGAAAAAAAAGAGAGAGAGACGAAAAGCGCGTTGCCTTTTTGTTTGCCGCACAACAGCAACAGGGAGGAACCGACATAAAGGGCGTGCCCACGCATAGAGCAACAATCGTTAGTGCAAGAAAAAAAACGATTTGAGAAAAAAAAAAGGAAAAAAAGGAGACATTCTACTGTGTCTGGCCGTGGAGGAAAACTCAAAGGAAAGGCGCACCTGATTGTGGCCTTGGTCGTCACTGCCGTTGTTGTCGCTGTGTGTGCGCCCCTATGTGTCTTTTGTCTCGATGGATCGACACAATAACAATGTGAGACAGTCGTTGAGAGAGAAAAAAAAAGAGAGAGAGGACCGTAGTGCGTCCTTCGTCTTTTTGGCCTTACACCATGGGGCGACCTTTGGCGCCGCCAGAGGCCACGAGGAGCCGCACAGAGCGGCCGGTCCAAAATGTGCTCTCATAGGAAGAGGTCTTGTTGAGAAAAGGCGGCGAGGCGTGCGGCGCTGGCCCCCGCCACCTTTTCGGTGTTTTTTTTTCGTTTTCCTTTTCGTAGTTGCACTAAAAAGGCAACTGTCCTCAAATGAAAAAATGACCGGTAACCAATGGCAAACACACACCTATGGCGTCAAGGGCTCAGAAAAATATATATATATATATATATATAAAAAGACGGCCCACGAAACAAGCCACAGAATCAGACCAACACGACCCAACAGCACGCGGCTCATTTCCGCCCCGCCTCTTGTGACCGCCTGCTCGCGACCCTTCTCTCTTTTTCTTTTTTGTTGCCTCTGGCAATACGCTCTCCCCCCTAAATTAGGGTAAAGCAACGGCGCCTCCACCAGCCTCCCCAAATCCGCAACTCCATACGCTCCGTCTCCCTTTTAGCACGCGCTGCCTTTGTTCGTGATCCGTTGCCCAAAATCGCCTCGTGCTGCATTGCGTTGCTCGTCGCATCGAGAGAAAAAGTTCCTTCTTGGCAACCGGCGGTCGGTCGATCGCGAGAAACAACAGCGTCACCCCTTTCCTTCCCCTCTCCGCCTCTGGCTGTGACTTGCAAACATCCCGTCGGCGTCACAAACCTCACCAACGTCACGGCGAACCGAGGACAGTAATACCGATAGACGACGACTCAATGACAGACTACCATGCCACCATCTCGACGCGCTCTTTGGATACGTGCGCGAGTCGGGAAACAACGTTGACGATCGCCAACAAAGACCAGCCGCTCAACGACGCCGTCGAGCGCGCACTGACGCGATGGCCGGCCGGCATGACGCTCGGCGCGCTCGACCCCCATGTGCGCTGGGCCACCGGACGATCTCTTTCGCAGTGGGCGCGTGCGCTCGACCAAAGGACACGCGCCGACCTGCTGCGTGCGCTGCCGGCGGTCGGTGTCGTCGACAATATTGCCGGACATACGGTCGTCTATCCTGCGGGGTCGCGCGATTACTTGCACGGCGCGTCACGCTCCAAGGCCAGGCCAGGCACGACAGTGCATGATCTGTGCGAACCAGAGTTTTTGAAGGCGCTCGCAGCGCGCGCCGCGCCCGTCGTCGTCGTGGACACGGTGGACGCCTGCCGCGAGGCCGTCAACCACATAAGACGTTGTGGCGAAGCCGCTTTTGATTGCGAGGGCACGTCGGTGGTGCGACCCGGCACGGCATCGCCCGGCGTGGCTCTGATACAAATGGCCCCGCACGGGGGACCCTCTTACCTTTTCGACATGTGCCGCCCCGAACCGGGCCGGTCGGCACGTGCGCTCATGCACTATGGAGGCCTCGGCGCTCTCTTGGCCGATCGGTCCGTGACCAAGGTGGTGCACGATGCGCGCGAGGACGCACGCGCCGTCGCCACGGCGTACAACTGTCACCTGGCCGGCGTGTTTGACACACAGGCGGTGCACATGCGCCTGGCGGGTGGCGACATACTGTGTCCAGGTCTCAACGCGGTCCTGGCCGAATATGGTTTTGCCACCAACCAGCACAAGGATGCCATGCGTGCCATCTACCCGAGGGACCTCTATCCCTGGCATCGACGCCCGCTCCTAGAGTGGATGATTGAATATGCCCTGAGCGACATCGCCCTGCTTTTGCAACTCAAAGACGCGTTGGTGGCACGCCTCTTGGCGGCGGCGCCTGCGCCTCCGTGGGCGGTAGGGCTCTTGCCTTTGCCCTCGTCGCCTGTGCGCTCAACACGATGTTGGGCCGTCGTCGCCACGCGGTCCCCCGACACCAAAGTGTGCAGAGAGGCCCCTCAGCCATCGACGCCGTCGGCTTTGGGCGCACCGAGCCACACAGTAACCGGCACTGCCGCAGGCTCTCGCAGCATCGGCACTGGCACCACTTCGGGGCGTGTGCCTTTGACACGAGCGGCCACCATTAGGGTAGATCCCAAGGCGGGTGCTTTCGCGCGTCAACGCCGCAGCCCCCGCAAGATGTCAACTGCCAAGGCTTCTCTCGCCGCCATCTCCCATTGAGGGTTGTGAGCAATGCGGCCCGTCTTGTTGGCACGCGCACGCATTGACTCTCTTTTTTTTTCTCGAAAAAAAATATATATATAAAAAGAATGACAAGAACCCACGAGCACACCACCAGATTTGGCGGAGGAGAAAAGCGAGAAAAAAAATGAGTTCTCTTTTGGGTTGTGTCGGCTACGCATTTGCGGCACAATGCGAATGGCAGACCGAGGTCTGCGTTGCTGTCATTTTATGTTTCAGATTTTTTTCCCGTCCTTCTTTTTTTTCTCTTTTCGCTGTGGTGGTCGGGTGGGCACACACACAACCTTGTCGGGACAGCATGCCGAGAAAAAGGCCAGAAGCAGAGACGCTGCCTTGCGGTATACCTTTTTTCCCGCGTCTTTGCAGTGTCGAAAAGGGAAAAAATGTCAAAAAAAAGAAACACCCAAAATCTCACAAAAAAAGGGGCAATACGGCCGCCATCCCATCCCCCGTCCTTTTTTTTTCGCCTCTCGGTTCTCGCACAGCGCAGCGCTCTCTTTTGCGTGTGGCCATTGCACCAACGACATTTTTTTTTCTAGTGGGCGCGCGTGGCCTGCTCTGCCCGAGACGTCATCGTCTTTTTTTTTCGAACCAAAAAGGCCATCAAACAATACCCCATTGGTCCATCATTATTTGCAGACAATCAAAACGAATGGGTTTGGGAGGATGCGGCCTCCCGTGCCACGAGCGACAGCGCCAAAAAAAGGAGAGCCGACGCGGAGCGATCGAGCCCGACACCGTCACTTTTCTTTTCTATCACCATCGACCCCGACCTCAAAACACGCATACCGCCGCCACCGCTAGACGACGGTCACATTGGGAAAAAAAGGCCAACTCGACAAACCAGACCAGATCGACACGGTCGCTCCATTTCCGGATCCTCGCGCGAGGATTATCTGGCGGAAAAAAACTTTACAGAGATCGCACAAACAACGACAACAACAACAGCAAACACAAGGCGGAGGAAAATGATGCAAACGGTGCGAGTGTCGTGGGACGGTGTCGACGCCTCGGCGTACGACGTCATGCGCCATGTATTTCGCTGGGGTCGCACGGGTCGGTCAGACACGCTGCGTGCGCTAGCCGACGGGGTGCGCGCCACCGGTTTCCCCCTCGGGTCGCGAACGCTACCCGGCGGCGGCAAGCCGACAGTGACCTTTGCCGTGACGGACGCTCGCGCGTTTCTCGACGCGCTTCAAAAGGCGGTTCCGAGCACTGGCGAGGACGCCGCAACGGTCGCCGCCTATCGGTGCGGTCCGAGCGCCTCGTGGCTCGCCAAGCATCTCGCCAACCCGATGCCGCCCAAAGTGCGCAAATACAGCATTGCGTCTCGGGGGCCGCTTCCCCAACGGCACTGTAAAATACGACCGGCACCCGATGCTACGCAATCGTCCACTGCCTTGGTCGACGACGCAACACGAGACGCTGTGCGCCGTTGCGGCGACATTATCCTGTCGGCGCTGCGTACTGCCACAAAGCACGACGATGTCTCTGATGACGTCGACGATGATGATCGTGCGCGCAAACGAAACGCCGGCGCACGACACATGGAAGGAAAAGGGTCCACAGACACAGACGACCCTGTGTCTCTCATGGACCTACGCTTTGTCGAGACGCGCACCCTCTTGCTGGCCACGGCCGCGACGCCGCTTCGCGTGTGGTGCACGGGCGAGCACGTGGGCGTGCGCATGTGTGCCGTGTGGCCAACAGCGACGGGCCAACGATGGGGCGTGAGCCTGCCACGTTCGGATGGGTCGATCAATTTCATGGGCACCGTGTCCCGGTCGGCCATCATACACATGTTGGCACGCCTCCTCGCCGTACCGGGTGTTGTGGCCGTCGCCTCGCCCATGTGGTCGTCGGCGCACGGTCCCACGGTGGGACCCGAAGTACGCGGCGCCCACGCCCTTTGTGCGTTGGCCGGCGGTGCGGACGACGACGACGATGCCGACGACCCGCCTCTTTGTTGCCTGTCGTTTTTCCTCTCGCGTCATCAACCCAAGGGCGCCTCGCCGTTGTGCTCAAAAGAATGAACAATGTTAAAAAACCCCAAAAAATGTGTCTATTTTGTCATTTGAGCAAGTTTGGGGGACAAGACAAAAACACGTGCAAACAAGTGTATGCGACGCGAGACCGCGTGGCAGTCGTCCACGTTTAAAAAAAAGAGAGACGATCTTGTCCAAAGGGCGCCAAGAGAAGACAAACCGCGCACGCAGCCGGCACCGAGCACGCGCCAACAACAACGATACATGCAAAGACGAGGCACCGATATCCAAAAGGCAGCGTGCTCTTTTTTTTCTCAACAGGGAGACAACAACGCGCCAAGACGCCGTGCTACAAAAGAAGAAAGAAGACACCCAAGGAGGGGCTCGCGGCGCGCAAACCGACCAGGCCGAGTCGTCTGACAGAGATGCCCGGACAGATTATGGCGCGACCGACAGCTGGCATTTCTTGGCCCACATGCGATGGGCCGAGACACCCGAGGGCCGGCGCACGCTTGCCGCCTACCACCAGGTCAAGCCGCGCACGCCCCAAGAAGAGGCCAACCATGTCGCATTCGCGCACCGCATAATGGCTCGCTATGCGCCCCCACAGACCTAACCAAGAGGCTATTGTCAACTGTACGGACGTACGCGCATTAGGAAAGAAAAAAGAAACGCGCATTTCCAAAGTACAGTCACATCGTCGGTTTCCCTTTTTGTTTTATTTTTTTTGTGTGTGAAAATGATGTGCCAAGATAAGGCCTAGTGGCGGCTGCTGTCGTCACGCCCCTCTCGTGCCCTTTTGTCCTTGCACGTCGCTGTCGTTTTTGCGTGAGCGCGGTTGTTGTGACTGCCAAAAGAAGAAGAAGAAGAAAAAAGGAAAAGGGGCGCCTGCACAAAATACAATTTTTCTCTTTGACAACACGAAAAGATTGCCACCGCCTGGATTTGATGGCGAAAAAAAAAGAACCGCGCATGCGCAGTGTGGCCTCGCTCCTTTGTTTGCCTCGCCAAAACGCAACGACCTCCGGAGGCCGTTGCTTTCAAAAATAGCGCAGAAAAAGGTAGCACGGGTCAACGCATCTAGACAATGACCTATTTTTAGAAGGTCAAACCTCACACAACCAGCACGATCACGTCAACGCGAGACCACGCGAGAGAGCACACGATAGGAATGACCGAAGCCGCACCGCACACGACAAGCACAGCAACAACGGCCAGCAACTTGCCGGCGGGCGCGCGTCCATCGACCGTCGCCGGTCAACCGCCGATGGCCGTCTACGAGTGGCACGACACATTGACACCGGCCGTTGGATGGATCGCCATCGAGGACGATCCCAGGTTGCCGCCCGTCGGCGGCGGCGGTCTCTTTGTTTCGCCGTCGACCACAGAGGCCGAGGTGGTCGATGTGGCCCGTAGCATGGCCCGCAAGTTGCGTGTCACGTGCGCGGCCGGCACCGTACGGGGCGCCAAAGGCGGCGTACGTTACGATCCATCGGCGTCAGACGTGAATGATGTCGTGGGTCGATTCATGTCTGCTCATGCTGCCGTCATCCGCGACGCATGGGCCACCGGCGCCGACCTCAACACGGACCACGCCGTACTCGACGCCTTGGCGCAAACACACGTCGGCATACCGCATTGCTTGTACGCGCTGGCACAACGACATCCCGATGCGCGCCCCGAGACGCTGCTCGGCGGTACTGTTGTTGCTGCTCACCCGGCAAGCGACGGTGCGCCGGATGCACCCTCACCTCGCCTGGCGATTGCCGAGGCTGCGGTCGGGTACGGCGTGGCGCGCGCGCTCGCTGCCCTGACGGATCATCATCAAGAAGGAGGCAACGAAACACCGACGCCTTTGCGTGGCCTCGACGTGGCCGTACAAGGATTTGGCACGGTGGGCAGCACATTTGCCTTGTATGCGCGTGCGCTCGGGGCTCGCATTGTGGCCATTGCCGACCGCGACCATTTCGTCGTGCACCCCGATGGCATCGACGTGCACGCACTCGTGGCGCGGCGTCAAAAGTTTACGCCGTCGGGCAGCGCACGGTTGGTAGATTGCTTTGGCGGCGCCAGCGACGATGAGGACGAGGGCGACAAAGGCGATCGCATGTCCTTGTCGTTGACTACGCGTGGTGCCGACGAGGATGGCGATGTGTGGTTGACGCGCTTCCTCAACGCGTGCGACGGTGGCGTTGATGTGTTTGCCCCGTGCGCCCAGCGCTACGTGATGACACCGAGTGCCACCGACGCCCTGGCTGCCGCGATCGCTCGGCGACGCCGTCATAGCAGCATCGGCGCGCCGACCCGCGCCTATGTGGCGAGCGGCGCCAACAATATTGCACGCGACCCGGCAGCGTTTAGGGAATTTCTCGACCGCAACAATGTGTGGACGGTGCCTGAATGGGTGTCCAATGCCGGCACGGCGTGTCTTTTTATGCAGGCGGCAACGTTGCCACCCGGCGGCGAGTCGTTTGAGGATGCGTTGATTGAGGTGGGGGATCGCGTGGCCAGATTCGTGGCGCGTGCGCTTGCTCTCCACCAATGCACCACGTCAGCAGGGGCCGCCACCCCATCGACCCTTTTGGACGCCTGCCATGCCGTCGCCGACGACGCCCTCTGTGGGACCACTCACGCCACGTCTAGCGATCGTCCGGCGTGATCTTTTTTTCCCGTCTCTTTTTCCCCATCTCTTTTTCCTGTGCCTTTTGGTGCTTGTTGAAAACACAGCAAACACACACGCACGACGAACAAACAATAGACTGAAAGGACAGCCGTCTTTTGTGTCGTTTTCGGTGCATAAAATGGCGCCGCCTTCATTCTTCCGGATCGTTTTTTCCTCTCGCCCGCCAAAGCATGGTGTGGCCCGACGCAACAGAAGCCTTTTTCCTTTGCACACTTTTTCTCTCTCTCTCTCTCTCTCTCTCTCTCTCTCTCTCTCTTTAGGTTATTGACTGGTCGGGAGGACGAGATTTTCGTCGCTGACGGTCGGCAGCGCTCCTGGCTCGCGCCTTTTCCTCTTTTTTTTTCTCTTGCTTTGATTGAGCACCAGCGCAGGCCGCCCCTTGCCCACCGGTAAAATAAAAGAAAAAATAAAAGGAAAACCCCCATTAAAAAATGTAGGGGCATGGAATAAATAAATAGCAAGAATGGAAAAAAAGTGCCAAAGGCGCGTTGGCGCGTGTCGTTGACTCTCTCCCTTTTCGTTTCTATCTCGTCCTTTGTCTCGTGTCCTTGTGATGACGCGAAAGCACAAGTATCCCTGCCACGCCAGCACCAATACCCGAACGCACGATCGCAACGACCGGCAGAAAAAGAGATAGAGAGCACATGCTTGGACAAGGCCGTGACACAAAAGCGCGAGAGGAAAAAGTGTCGCGCATTGGCGCCGTCACGAAGCAACGGACGTGTTGCACTTGGCGTCCTTTTGCGTCCGCCAGCAACGTCCCTCTTTGTTGCCATTCTCTTTCGCGTCCGTATTTGCGTCACACCTCGCGTCGGTCTCTCTCTCTTTTTTTCCTTCCCCCAACAACTTGCCTAATCCCCACAGTGTGCCGCCAACTCGTCACAGCCGGGCCCTCTCTTTTCTATTTTTCTTTTCTTTTTTTTGAAGAAGAAAGAAATTGTTGTTACGAGAAATGAGCGTGGCAATGACATCGAGGCGCACCGGCGGCATACATTGGTCCTACCCGGTCGACGCCGCTGCTGCGACTGCGTCCGGACGGCGGCGACGGCACGGCGACGTCAAGTCAGCCCACAAAGGCCCGCGCAAAAGGCCGCTTGCGGACGACGGCGCCACGGGCGAGCGCCCTCGTCAGAGACGACGCACGAGCATCCGCCAGTCGGGGTCTATCACTGCCGGCCTTGTTCTCACCGCGTTGCCGCTCGAAGTCCTCTACGAGATTGCGCTGTGGTTGAACCCGACAGATATGGGACGCCTCGGGATGTCGTGCCGCACGCTGGCTCATGTCGTCGACGACGAACGCCTGTGGCGCGGCGCGTTCGTTCGGCTCTATGGTCGTGCGCTTTACGAGGGGACTGCCGCCGGCGTTATGGCGAGACACGTGGCGGCCCGCGACGCAGGCAGATCGCATCCGGCGGCGATCGTCCCCCCGATGCCCTTTCTTTACATGGAACTGGCCAGACGCGGGTGGCGTTGGTTGTGCTCTGTGCACCACCCATCGCGCGCAAAACCGCAAGAAAATCCTGTGTGTGACAATGGCAACACGTCGTCATCATCATTATCATCATCATTATTGTCGTCTTCATCACCAGCGCAAGGACAACAACAATGTCAAGAGACAGTGCCTGCGGCCTCGCGCTACGACGGCACGATCGAGTCATGCGACAAACGATTTGCGTACGGCGTCGAGATCAAGCGCGACACCTGCGGCGCCATCAGCGAGTGGATCGAGGCCGTGTGGGACCGTTCCGTGGCCCCGAATCGTCCGGCTGTCGTCCTCTCGCACGGCAATGCCGGCCGATGGTTTGCGATCGAGGCCGCCGCGGCTGCGAGCATTCTCAACGCGCAAGAAGACCCCGCACCCGAAGTCGCCCACCGTGGCCGCGTGGTAGCCTGCGTCAAGGGCACCGTCTATGAGGGCGCATGTCGCCGAGGCGTGGCACACGGCGTCGGCATCGTGACAGACGCCGACGGACGACAGTGGGAAGCCGTCTCATACGACGGACTCACTTTGTCGACAACGTGGAAACCGTGCGACGGGCGGGTCGAGAGTCTGGCGGTGCGGCGCGTCATCGACCATCGGTCGGCCCTCTCGATCGACCAGGCCGCCGCATGGACACATCAACTACATCATCAATTGCAGGGACAACAACAACAGCAGGAACCAGACCAGCGCCAGGGGCCGCGAGGTCATCGGCCGCGTGCGCCCGTGGCTCTCAACGTGCGGTACGCCAATGGCGACCGGCTCCATCTATTCCACGCGGCGCACACCAACTCGGTCGCCTTTTGGTGTTCGCCCAACTGTGCCGATCCGCGCTTTGCCGGCCGGCGCATCGAGTGTCGAACGTGGGCGCACACGCTCGATGTCGGCGCACTGGCCGTGTGGCCGCTCGACGATTCGACCGATCCCGACAGCGACGCGCAGGCCTTTATCGACTACGTCGGTGCGGGCCATTGCGGCTGGACAGAGACGGCTCAGGCGCACGCGCGGCAGATGGCCGCGCTCGGCGCCGCAGCCCTCCTGAGCGCTCGATCGGCCCTGAGTCCGCTGCCTTATGGCATCGTGCAGTCGGACGAGGCGCAAATGGCCGTGGCGCGCCGGTTCTTTGAGGCCTACGCCTGAGACGCGTCTTTGGGCGCGACCAGTGCTCGCAAACCGCAGCCGGTCACATCCGACAAACTGGCCACTTCATTTTCGACTAGTGGGCAGCTGACTGCAACTTTAGTCGGCATTGGCGAGAATCAAACCGCCCGCCAATAAAATGGAATGAAATCAATATGAAAATCTAAATGGCCAGATAAAACCGGTTATTCGGACCTGAACCCGAATGCGGGTCCGATCAATCCGTGCTCGCGCTCGCCTTCGGGTTCGCGTCCGCTCCTTGGTCGACATGCACAAATTAGAGTCGGTTCGCGCACACCGATTAGTCGTCGTCGGGATTTTTCTTCCTTTTTATTCTGATCTATTCAGTCGACAGGAATTTCATACATCAGACTTACAGTTACTGAACTTCAAAGGCAAAAAAGTCATAAAAAGCCAAAGCGGCGTCCCAAAAGTGCCTACGGCCCGTTGTTTTGTCTGCTTAAAAATTGCAGACACGCGGGACGTGTCTGCTGTCGGCACTTTCGTATATTTCCAAGCAGGCGAAACAACAGGCTGTAGACACTTTTGGGACGTCTCTTTGACTTTTTATGGCTTTATTTTACCCCCCTTTGAGAGTTCAGGAACTGCACAATGCTGTGCCAATGGCTCGTGGCTTAGCGGCTGACCGGCTGGCCGCAGATTTTGGGCCAGTCAGCCGGGTCGCGGCCGAGCCGATCTCTGACGGGAATCGAACCCGCCGCGCTGTTTTCTGAACACCGAATGGATCGCGCACAAAATGTGCTTAAACAAAATGCGAACGCGAGTGCGAATGCGACACCGAATGCGACTGGTTGCGCATTTCGTGCACGATTTATCCACGATTCAGAAAACAGTGTTGGTGGGTTCGATTCCCGTCAGAGATCGAGTTGGTCGCGGCCCATAACCGGCCCAACTGGGAGGGACCGGCTGGCCGTTAACCAGCATTAATCTCGACAGGGGGAGAGGATGCATAGAAATAGTCGCCGCGTCCTTGGGTTCCCTGTGTCGTCCCGCCGCCTCGCGCAAGCTTTTCGCATGTTTTTGAAATGGCCTGCGGAAATTGTTTCATTATATATTTATGATAAATAACCCGGTTTGAGCGTTGGCTAAAAGGCAAAGTGAATTGTTTGGAATGAGCAACACGTTGAGCGAATACACCAAAAGAGAGGATTATGCATCGGGGACGCCGCTCTTTGTCATCATGGCGATGACGCCGTGAATTGTTGGATTGTGTCGGCAAGTCGGTCTCGTAACTGAGCGCACTCGCACCCGTGTTCAGCGTCGACGGCAGAGATGCACAAAAGGCGTGCGCGCGCCAAGAGCCGCCTTCCCTCTTGCAATGAGACTCGGCCATCACAAAGCGAGGCATCAGAGATCCACCTTTGGCACGAAGAGAAGAAACCGCCGCTTACGATCGACACGATCTGTTTCCTGGTGTCGGGCGCTGTCATGAGGCCTACATAGACTGATGTCCATGGCGAGAGGAGGCGATCGCATACGAGTTGGCGCACGCGCCACCACTTAAACATGGCTGGCGCCGAGCGCGCGGCGCCCTCAATCGAATCCGTTCCATAGGTGACAACCCATGTATCATCCGAGTCCCACTGGCGGCGCGCGGCGAAAACGGGCCTCTGCTCTCCGGTGGTGCGATTGCAACACCAGACACAGAGGGCACTTGAGTCGCCATTACCCCTTTCGTCTTTGAGGCCGATCTGTGCCGCCAGTCTATCGACGAGACCATGATTGTGTTCGCGTTCCTCGGACGTACTGTCGAGCGGTTCAAACGAGTCACACAAGTCCTGACCATCCCGTCGGTCGGCAGCGCAAGGCTCCGTTTTGATAGGACCTATCGTGTGGCCACCGCGATTCCTTGCGCTTGAGGAGTCGGGCCGCTCGCGCTTGATTGGGAGAACGAGGCCTGATGAGTATGGGCGAATTCGAGTCTCTACATGCGACGGGAAAGGCGCGTCCGCGGTCAGATCGATACAGTCCTCTCCTTCTCCTGTCCCAATTTGTTGGAGCGTCTGCGCCAAGGTGAGGAACGCAGGGGAGGCGTCGCTCTCCGACGAAAAACGGTGGCGCTTGGCGGGCCGGACGGGCATCTTGGGCGCGTCGCATGCCACTGCGTTTTGCGGTTCCCGATTCTTAGAGACTGAGGGACATGGCAGCGGTGATGGCGCTTCTCCAGAATCCTTGCCGTCCTCTCTTTGACCGGGCGCGATATCCATACTGTCTCTGTTGTGGCGGGACGGGGCCTCGCTCTCTTGTATGTCTACTGGGCGCATTTCGAATGCGTGTCCGACAACATCGCGCACAGACACAATGTCCATGCCCGATGAGCACCTGGCGCACGATATCGATTTCCCGGATCTCTCGTCCGTCTCGTCGTGGCGTTGGCTCGGATCATTCTCGTCGCCGGTAGGATCGTCCGCTTCAGGCACATGGTGCGAAATTGTTGCCTGCACCTCGATCGGCGAAATCTCCACATACCTGACCTCGGCGTCCGTCCCCAAAGGGTCGGTTTCGCAATGGTGCGGGCGCTCCGTCGCAGCGTGCAACGCGGGGAACTGAACGCGACGAACCCAGCCAGACCTGTGCGTCCTGCCGCGTCGGCCGTTCTTCCATACAGCGTGAGAGCATCGGCTTTGTGACCGTGACGAAAGGCGCACAGGCGGCTTCTCCGCGAGCCGTGTTGTAGATTGTCCCTTTGATCTTGCAGACTTGCTCGTAGTGAGCGCAGCATGATTTGTAACAAAGGCCTCCTCGGGGGGCATAGACGCATCGCCCTCGCCCGGTATATAATCATCCGATTCTGACGTCGATGTATGATTTGGTGGTGGCGGTGGCGCGTCGTGTTTGCTGCGGGGGGCACCGGCGGACGCGGGGGGCGCAACGGTGGACACAATCGAGAATGAACCGTCATTGTTGCGACTCCTTACGTAGTATGGTGTCCGTTTGCGCACCATGGTGGCGCCCATCGTTATCATCTCGCTTTGGTCTGCCTCGGCACGAGGCCACCGTGTAGAATGCGCAGCGCGTCGTCGTTGTGATACAACGCGTCTGGATGGCAGGCAGTCCATGTCGTTCGATATGCGCCAGGCGTCCATCCGGTCGGCGTACCGGGCATAGGCATCGTTGGCGCGTAGGGCAGTCGCCATCACTTCCGCAGAAAATCCTACGAGGGCGATCGGGATGGCCGCCATTTCTGGGGATCCAATATCGAATTTCTTTTCGCATAGGCCGAGCCACTTGGAATCGTCGTGCGAGAGGACGCACTGTAGCATGTTGTCGAGCAGTCGACGATTGGTGACGCCCGTGGCACGCGAAACGATGTCGACGACGCATGCGAACCGCATGTTTCTGGTGCGTCGCACGTAAAATGCGCCCATATCGCTATCAGAATCGTGACCGTCGCTCGCAGGGTTGCCGTCATTCGAGTTTAGTCCTTTGAGTGTATGACTGTATTCGGGGTCGGAATCCTCGTATTCGCTGTCGCTGTGCTCTTGTTTCTCGGCGCCTTCGTCATTGCTAGAAAAGTCGCTGCGTCCACCGTCATCAGAATCGTACCCGTCCGTCTCTTCTTCATCCTCGTTCTCGTCGTGATGGTCCACACCGCGCTCACAATAGTCGTATTCGATCCAGTCTATGTCGCCGTTCGATTCGGAATCGTCCATCTCTTCTTCCATGACATCGCCGACGTTGACATCTTTATCGACGTCGGTCGCATCCCTATAGTCGAGTAAGGCATCATCGTCGGTGCTGTCCCCCGACCCAAACACGTAGGCCTCGATCGCGTCCCTATCGACGTTGTTTTTCGGTAGGGCGCGCTCTTCGCCCTCGTCGCTCGATGATCTTTCGGTTGCGTTGCCCTCATAAGGGGCTGTATGTGTGTTGATGTTTGTAGGCGAAATGCCGTTGTCACGATCGGCAGTAAAGAGTGAGACGCGATGCGACACCATGGCGCCCTCGACGGGTGATGGAGTATTCCCCATGACATCTTGATCGCCGAGCGAGACTAAAGTCACGGCAACGCTATAGCACGCGGGCTCGATGCCAAGGACGGGACCTAATAACAAAGCAGAACATCAAAATCATAATTAGTGACAATCATATGGAACACCGAGTCCATGTATCACAAGCAAACATTTACCTTGGTCATGGCTTATTAATGGAGCAGTAAATTCGCGGCTGCCGCCTCTCGCTGTGTTTGCACCGGGAGGCGGATTATTGAGAATCAGTATTGTCGCAGGGCGTTGCGGGTCGGGGTGCAATGCGTCCATAATGCCAGTGATGTTAGGCCTGTGCCCGACGATGGTGGCGCGGGCCGCGAGATCGTCTGCAAGACGCTTGGATGCCGATGCCACGCCGCATATGGGCGCAGGCATGTTCTTGCGGCCATCGCCGGTGTGCCGGTTCAGGGCAAGCTTTTCCCAGAAAGGGCGGGTCTGCCTCTCGTCTAGACCGGCGGGGGCATGACGTGGCAGCCCAGCATCCCAGAGGGTGTAGTCATGCCTGCCTGCATATCTCATGTATCCGCGGGCAGCACGGGTCGATATAGAGTGCCGACCACGGATGGTCGTTCTCGGGCTTGTGGTCATGCTATTGCGTTAGGCCCTGGGGCGCGATCAAGGCGGTGGCGTGTTCAATAGGTTTGCGTGCGTTGGCAATATGAGAGCGAACGACCCGATCCTAATGCATGCGAATTTATATATTGCGCCCGGCCGACACACAACCGGTCGACAGAAAACAACCTCGGTCTCTAATTGGAGATTAGGGTATATGGTCTTTAGAAGAATGGACGAACGTGATTGGTCTAAAAGAGTTATCCGATTGTCGCGGTGTTTATGCGACCAGAACCCCGCACTGCTATTACGCAGTTTGCATATACGACACCGCCCAAAATCATCCCCCACTGGCATGGACAGCGCCGTTCCCGCAGGTATGACGCGTGCGTTGCCCAACGCCGGACCCCACAGGGCCTCCCCTGTGTCCCCGGTCACCATACAGGAACCGTGCCCGGAGGAATGGCGCTCCGTCTACAACATAGGCAACCTGGCCGTGGAGCGATACGTAAAGAACCGCGTGTCCTCGTGCAAGGAGCAAAGGATCGCAACTCTTATCGACGCGTTCTATCTCGTGCGCTTTCCCAATCAGCACGACGCTATCTTGGTCGATCGCCTATCGTGGCCCACTATCGAGGCCTGTCTGTGGTGCGCCGCAGAGCGCGTCTCGCTCATAGAGGGGACTGTTCCACGTTGCGTCGCGCGCGCTCTAGATCTATTGCATCGCACACCGCCTTTGCCGCCATCCGTTGACGAGCAAAGAGAGATCCGTTCGGTCGTGCGCGACTTGCTCCCGATAATCCTCGTGCCGCTGTGCGACGGCGTCCACCACAACGACATTTGCCGGGCGCTCCCTACGGACGCTGCATCCGGCTCTGTCTGCTCGGAATACCGAGCGGCGCACCAGACCCTAGCGGATTTGGTGGCGCGCCCTATGCTCGCGTCTAGCCGCGAATGTATCATACACGAGTATGAACCCAGCGTTTCTGACCACGTGGTGGTTGAATCTCCCACCGATTCGTCTTATCGTCGCTGCCACAAGCCCTCGTGCAAGCGTTTCGCAGCGCCGGGGATCTCAGTGTGTCGCTCTCACAGAGAGAGCGAGAACAGGAGAAGGCAATTGAAAAAAGCCCAAGCAGGAAGCACCAAGTGACGCTGACGCCCGGTGCTCACTTGTGGTTAGTTGACTAATGGCCGATTAAGGCACCCAGTCGACCGGTTAGCCGTGGCCAAGTTGGGTGTATGAGGTTCATGTCGACCGAGTAATCAGAATAAAAAATAAAGGAAGATCCGACAATGACTAATAGACGTGTGCAATGCTTGCTTATGGTTAGTCGGCTGGTGGGACCCTTGGCCGACTATCAGTCGGTTTGGCGCGGTTAAGTCGCATATATTGAATTCCAACCGACAAAGCAAACCCCAATAAACGGCAGAAAAGACTGAACAACACATAAGAGAAGTGCATGAATTGACCTCAATTTGCTTATCTTGATTTATCTGCGAGTGCGAACCCGAACTCGAATGCGACTGTGAGTTGCTCGCGCTCGCAGTCGCATTCGAGTTCGGATTGGAATACCGGGTTTTATCCGACTGTTTTGGATTCTCTATTAATAACGTGCAGTTTTCGTGCTGTCTCTCCAGGACGTTTATAGGCACAGGTTCGATCTCCACCGCCATCGACTAAGTCGCGGTTAATCAACTCTTGGTCAAAAACGAAGTGGCCAGTTAGTCAAATATGGCAGGTTAATACTCACAACCACTGCACACGCACAAACAAACACACACGCGAGCGCGACGCCAAGGGAGAGAGAGAGAGAGAGAGAGAGAGAGAGAGAGAGAGAGAGAGAGAGAGAGAGGTTTATTGACAGAAGACAGACATGCCCGCAAAGGAAAAAAGAATGAAATTTTTTTAGCGTGGGGGGCTAGTATGGTGTTGGGCGCGCTCTAGCCAGGTGCCAGACGCGAGGTCAGCAGGTCGACGCGCGGCACGACGTAAATGTCATAGGGTCGCGCCGCGCCGTGGGCATCGAGGTCCAGCACGAGAAAGGTGTCGACGGGCAACAAGTCAAAGAGGCCGCACCCGAGCAGGCTCGGCGTGCCCATGAGCGTTTCATGCGCGACGGCACGCACGCGCGCAGCAAACCAAGGCATGTGGGCCTCGGTCGAGAGGACGCGCATGGCGCGCTGCTCGGGCGTCACATCATCAGACGCGTGGGTGGGGGCGACAATGTGCAGTCCGGAAGATGCCAGCGACGTTGTGCGGCCTGCCCAAAGAGGTGTGATACGCTCGGCGAGCGAGGATCGGTCGTGATTGCCCATGAGCGCCACCCATCCGACCCGTGTTATGGCCTCGGCGTCGTGAGGTCGTCGCGCGTCGGCCAGCGCGTGCGGTATCGAGAGCACCGCGTCAATGGCGCGATCAAGAGATGCGTTTACCGACACGTTGATGCGCACGGCGTGACACAAAGAGGCCAGCGCGGCGGCCGCTGCCGAGCGGCGATAGAGACGAACGGGAGGCGGACTGTGTTGCGACGACGACGCGCACGGAGGTTGATACCAAGTCACGGGTAGGGTCATGGCGGCGCGCGGAAGCACACGGGCGAGTCTGGAGCGCGCGAGCATGGCGGCATAAGGATTGGCGTCGGCAGAGTGCGCGGCCTCTTGTGAGTTGACAGTCTCTGACGGTGCCGCGGCGGCGTCCATTATCGCAGGCCCGCCGGCAGCCACGTCAGACGACTTGTCGCGCCGTTGGTGTTTTTGTTTTCGTTTCTTTGTCACGGGCACATCGTCCCTGCTTGACGGCGCCTTTGTTGTGCGGCGCGACCTGGTGCTTGCTTTGCGCTTTTTGGTCGTGGTGGGGCGCGCCTTGGCTGTTGCCGCGCGCTTTTCGGGCGCTGCCGGCAGAGACAGATAGGAGGATGATGATGATGACGATGATGGGGCGGGCGGACAGGCGGTCGTTGCAAGACAGCCAGCGGCAAAGGCGTCCGACAGCAAGAGTTCGAGACACGGAAGACCGTCGTCTTCGTCGTCGTCTACAAGGTAGGGCAACGGCACCGGGCCGCACGGCGCAGACGAGATCGTGCGTAATCGATCAGAGCCGTTGTAGACCCGTTCGTCATAGTGCGGATTGTCGAGCGACTGCAGAAAGCACGTTCTCGACGTTGGCTCATATGTCGTGCGCGGTTCGTCATTTCCTGGCGTCGCTTGACACCCGGCCCGCACGGTCGGTTTGTCGTCTGCCGTCGACATGCTACTGTGGCCTTTTTCTTTTCCTTTGTGAGGTGACGCGGCGGAGATGAAGAGAAGAAACGGTCGACGTGTGCCGGCGCCCACGGATACAAGGACAAGGCAAGAGCGCCGAAACTCCACTCACATACGCTATCGCCCAGTGCCGTGTCATTTGGCACTTGCCACCAACCAATCACAAATTAAAGACGGCGTCTCGTTCACCGCCTTTTTGCAACCTATCGCTTGTCGGGGTTTTTTTCCCAAGTGTTGCCGCCGATGGCCGACGCCTGTGCGTGACGGCAAAAAGCCGGCACGTCTTTTGTGCATGGCCCTCTGGCAAGAGTGCATACCCAACAAGAAAAAAAATGATGAGCGAGTAGAAAAAAAAAGGTGAATAGGCAACTCTTGTATGTCTCCGATGTATATGCATCGCTCACTCTACCTTTTTTTCTCTTTTTTTTTCCTGGCGAAGCGACAATGCGGCCAGAGTCACGATTGAGGGCCTCTCTCTCTCTCTCTCTTTCTTTTGTTAATGGAAATTAGACTATTGGGGACTTTCTATTTCTCGCCTGTGATTAACAGAAAAGCCCCCATTTTCTGGGTGTGAAAAAAGAGAGAGAGAGAGAGAGAGAGAGAAAAAAATACAAAAAAGACAAAAAGACGAGACCGACCCATTTTTCCCTTTCCTTGTCTTTTTTTAGGTGCTCTCTTTTACTACTGTCGGTGGCGGTCGGGCCACAACACATCACAAAAAAAGGAAAATACAGAGTAGAGAAAAGACAAAGTGGCGACAAAAATTGCGTCGGACCATTCGCGTGTATGGTGTTTGGGGTTGTATGGCCCCATTGGCCGGCTCTATTATCTTGTCACGACTGCGGACGGAAGAAGCAACATCGTGGCCTTTTGGTTTCTTGTATCAACCTCACCCTACACGACCAACAGCAACAACAACACAGGCGTCCTCTTTCTCCCCCAGTTTCTGCCCCTTCCTTCAACCTTTTTTTTTGTTTCCTCAACATCACAACAACACACAAGCCGTCGTCGATCGGCACAACTTGCTCGGCATCTTTATTACGCACAGGCAGTTTTTCTTGCTACTGCTAAAAACGCTTCGGTCCATCGAGCAGAGGCCTACCACTGCCTTTTTACGCTTACGTAAACATCTTTTTTTTTCTGCCTATTTTTTTCTCTTTGCGTCTTCTTAATTTGACCCGGCATCTGTACTGCAATGCGGCCGATTTCGGTGATCTGCCCGTTGCTGCCGACGTTGGCGCGTGTCGCGCTCCTCTTGATGTGGCTCTCTATGTTGCGGTCGTCTTTGGCCGCCACTCTCCAAGTGTGCCCTAGTGGCTGCGCCTTTGCTACGATTGCAGACGCCGCGTCCGTCGCAGCCGATACCGACACGATTGCCATCAACGGTGGCGTTTATACGGCGACGCCGCCTGTCAACATCACCCGCAGAGTGACACTCTGGGCTGTGACGCCGGTGGCCATCAACGGGTTGGGTGTGTGGCTCACTATTGCCTCACCCAACGTGACCACGCGCGGAACGTTTTCGCTTGCCGACGCCGGCATTGCCGTCGCACCCAACGCCACGTGGTATCAAGAGGGACCACTCATTGTTCGCCACACGGCCTCGTCGGCAGGCTACGACGCGTTGGGACAGCCTTTTGGCGCATCGAGTGCCATTCTCATCAACGGTGGCACATGGGTGCAAAACGGAACGGTGGCCATTACGGCGCGCACCGTTGGCGTCGAAATGAGCGGCGTCTCTGCTCTCTGGGACCAGCGCGGCCCCGCCGAAATCGACGTGCCGGCCAACGGCGTGGCGGGTGACGCCCATTTTGGCGTTGTCTTGGGATGCAACCATGCCTCGTGGGATCAAAAGGCGCCGTTGACTGTGCGCGTGGGCGTGGGCGCCGCTGTGCGCATGGGCACTATGGGCAACACCCTATGGGACCAAACGGCTACCGTCAATATCACAGTGACTGCCACACAGGCGACGGGTCCCGTGACGGCCATCGCGTTGGCCGTCAGTTCGCTCGGTACCGCCGTTGTGTGGACACAACAGGCCGACACATATCTGAGACTAGCCGCATCGGGTCTTGGTGCCGTCGCCGAAGGCGTGGCCCTCGATGCCAACAGCAACCGACACACTTGGACCCAAACGGGCGACCTCTACACAACGGTCCAGGCGCAAAACAGCGCACTGGTGCGCGTCGTGCGCATGGGCCAGCAATCAAGTGTATGGACTCAGGAGGGTTCTGTTACCGTCGGTGGCACAACGCGCTCCAACGGCACCATCCACGCCATTGTGCTCGGGGCGGGCGCATGGGCCGGCAATCGCTGGGATCAGAGCGGGCTCCTCGCCGTAGACATTGACACATGTGTCGACGGTTCGCTGGCGCCCGTCGTGCCATCGGCAGGCATCCGCGGCACGTGGCGTTGCGGTACATGGCGTTCGACTGGTTCCGTGGCATTGAACCTGTCGACGCAGTCGTGCATGGGTGCGGCGGCGGGTGCGCATCCAATGTGGTTTGACAGTCGCGGTTGCAATTTCACGCTGGACCGAGCGGTGCGCACAGACGGCGGCGCCTCAACGGTGCGTTGCGACACTGCGCCGGCGCCCTCGACGCCGATCCTGGTCCGCGGCCTCGCGTGGGGCACGCTCGTGCAGGGAACATGCCCGGATCTTGTACTCTTGCCCGTCGTCACCCTGCGCTGGGACGACGTGATGTCGGGCGATGATGTTGCTCTCGGGTGGACGCGACCGGCAGTGGCGCGAGCCTACACAACGTCTGCCTTTGTCGGCACGGTGCCTTTTCTCGTATCGAGTGAGACGCCGCTCGCCGCCAACGCCACGGCGTTTGTATTTACCGGAAGCAATGTGTCTGAACCGGTGGCCATTTACATGGTCGACCGAAATGGCACGTTGGGTGCAAACGGCACAATTGCACTGCTCCCGGCGCCTGGTGTGCTTCTCGACGAGCCTCAACAGCCGACGACATTTGCGATCTTGCCCTGGATCGAATCGGCCAATCTTTCCGGCACGTCGTATACGGCCCTTATCGACACCTCGTCGTCGACCATGGTCCTCGTGCCCAAAGGTAACCTCTTTCTCTCTCTCTCTCTCTTTGTGTTTTTCGCGCGGTGGTGACCTCTTTTGGCATCGTCATTCTGTTGTATTTGGGCTCACCCATTTTTTTCTCCTTTCGAAAAAAACCACTCTAATAGGCGGCGCCGAAAACATGACCGTCTCTTTTCGTGCTCTGGTCGAGACAGACTCGAATGGGACCGTGACGCGTACGCTGGCATTGGGGTCGGGCGTGGGCCGATGGACAGACACCAGTGGTTCGCCTTTTACAGAGGGCGCCGCGCAGGAATACGTATTGACTGTTCGCACCAACGATACGACGGTCGACATTGTCGTGGCGCTTTTCAATCGCCGCGCTGAGGGCGTCTTTGAAGGTGGGCTCGCCTTTATTGGCGATCCGGCGCTGGCCAAGACTTCGATCCGCATCCATCAGTGGCCGCGCGTTGAGGGCCACGCCATCGGCCGCATCGAGTTGGTCCTGGCCCTCGACGAGGATCTAAACAATGTGACTCGATCAGAGAGCCTCGGCGGCAGCGGCACCACGACCTATGTCATCAACGGCGGCAACAATATCACCGCTGTCGGGCGCAAGACTGTCCGCCTGTCCAAAGACGCACTCGCCGACGGACACTTTTTGGCCGGATCGGTCGAGTCTCGCGTCGACGTCGTGGAATCAGCCATCGTTGTCACCCTGCCCTCGTTTGAGACGACGCTCGTCTACGACCCCGATCTCGGTGTGCTGTTTGGGTCGCCCTCTAGAGACGGCGATCCCAACGACAGAGGGACCTCATCGTCTGCATCCGTGCAGACGACACTCATCGTCGCCGTGGCCGCCAGTGTAGGCGGCGCCGCCATTTTGGTGCTGTTTACGGTGACGGCGATCACTGGCGCCTTGTGGTACCGCCGACGGCGTCTGGCCGCCACCGTCGGCCCTGCGGTTGCCTTTGACCCGGAATCGCCCGCCGTGGACCAACTCTGATATGGATTCATCACACGATGTAAATATTTTTTTTAAAAAAGAGAGACAAGGCAACCAATAACACCTCCTTGAAAAAAAAAAGAATGAGCAAAGAAACAGTGTAGGCCTGTGCCACGCGGGCGCGACCAAGACCGATTGACTGACTGACAGACAAAAAGGAACCCTCTTTTTTTTCGATTGTATGATCGAGGCGCCTTTTCTGGCGCGCGGCGTGTGTCTTTTTCCACACACATAAAAAAAAGACAATGAAATACATGGCCCGCGGTTGCGGCCCTCTCTTTTTTGTTGTTGTTGTTGTTGTTATTGTGACGGTCACTCTAAAAAAGGGCAGGCGGCATCTTGTTGGATGAGACAAATTTTCCATCAATCTTTTTTCTAGTGTCTCGCTCCTTTTTGCCGCGGGTCACCTTGTGCCAATGCCTGCCCTTTGGAAAATCAAAAAGACGCGGCAAACTGCACAAAAAAAGAGCGTGGCAAGAAAGGACGACGGCGAAAAAAGGTACAGTCGGCGAACTCTCAAAAGGGGCAAAAGAAAGTCATAAAAAAGTCAACGTGCTGTCCCAAAAAAGTGTCTACAGCCCGCTGTTTTGTCAGCCAAAAAAATTGTAGACATATGAGAAGTGAGACATGTCTGCTGTCAGCATTTTTATGAATTCCCAAGCAGACGAAACAACAGGCTGTAGACAGTTTTGGGACAGCATGTTGACTTTTTTATGACTTTCTTTTGCCCCTTTTGAGAGTTCACCAACTATAGGTTCTTTGGCCTGCTTTTTTCTTTTCTTTTTAAGAAAAAATTCTTTTGGTTGCCCCCATATGTTCGTTGCCCGCCACTCGCTCGGTCGGATCATCGGCGGCAGTCGTTAAAAAACACCTCTTTATTCCCCTCAGCCGAAAGAGACAATCAAATCGTTTTTTTTGTTTTATATCAAAAAAAATCAACGGTAGGGAAAAGAGGACAAAAGGGCGACCAACAAAGCGCCTGCGGCTTGAGCGGTGGCGTTGGTCAACTGGGGGATGGCAATGTCGATGCCGGCGACAGGGACAGGCGTGGACCTGCGCCGAGGAGGTCTTGGAGACGGTTGGACCACCCGGTGAGCACGGAAAAGTAGGCCAGACGGCCGGTGCGGCGCACGAGATCGTGGTGGCGCTCGTGACTGTCGGCACTCAGCAAGAGCCCGCACGCCTGGAGGGCGGCAATGGCAGTCGGCACGTCGGCGGGCGCACAGTGGGCCAGGCGGTGGGTGTCGGCGGCGACGGCGATAAACGTGCACACCCAGAGCACGATCGACGCGACGGTGGACAGCGGCGCGTCGCCCAGAGCCAGCATCAGCCACACGGGCGCACACAAGGGCAGCAGGGCGACGTCGCCCACCCACTGAGCATAGCCCATGGCGCCGCTGGCGACAATGTCGTCGGGGTCGCGGTGGTGGCGCGCATAGGCACGGTCATAGTGGCAAAAGAGCGGCCAGGTGACAAACACGCGGCGGTCGCCCCAGTAGTGAAAGAGCGAGGTCGAGGCCTCGGCGATGGCCAACGCCGCCGTGGCACAAAGTGCCGTATCGACAAGCGTCGTGCGCGCCGCCGCCGTAATGCATGCCAGCACGTTGAGGGCAAAGAACGACCAACAAAAGGGCCGTTCAACGGTGACCAATGCCGCAAAGAGTGCCTTGTGGGCGACGGCGCCGACGGGCGCCATCGTCATCATCGAGAAACCCATCGACACGGTAGGGTTGTTGTCGTTGTTGTTTGGAGGGCTTTTCTCCGTGCCCTATCTCCTTTCCCGTGATCTTTTTTTTTCCTCTCTCGTGGGACGGTGACCGAGGCGGCGATGATGACGAGCGACGGCGTGGGGGGGCGACAGCCGTTTCCCTGTGGCGTTCCTTCTTTCTCTCTTTCCTCGTCTGCCGCAGCATTTTTGGTTGCCGCTACGCCATGACCCGGCACGCCGTCCGCCGACTGTCATTGGCGTTTTCGTCCCTGTACCGGTTTTTTGTTTTTTTTGTTTGCTTGGGGGTTTGCATAGACTCGTTGGGCGCCCGTGTACCAAGATGTCTTTTTTTTGGCCTGGTGTTTGTTTGTCGTTGCGCGCTACAATCGCCCGGGGGCCATTGCACGTGACATCTCTTCTCTTTTTTTTTTAAAATAGAAAAAGGTCTTGTCTGTCTCTCCCAAAAAAAAGAGGGACATTCGCCCGCGCGCTACGCCAAGAAACCACAGGCGGCTCCCAATAGATCTACAAGAAGAAATAAGGAAAAAAAAAGAAGGAAAGAGAGAGCGAATGCTAAAGCAGGGACGAGAATGGGCCTTTTTATTTTTTGGCGATCTGACGTGTTCTCTTTTTCGCTCTTGCCCGTGGGCCGCTGTCCTTTTGTCGCTGACAAACCAAATGAAAAGTAAAGAGAAAAGAGAAAAAACCCATGCCTATCGAGCATGCGTCGTGAGCAGGACCAATACGCGTCTTGAGCGGGAAAAAAGGCCGGCACAACCGCACCGGAATCGCACAAAGGGCGGAAAAAAGAGAGAGAGGCACACACGATTCCGTGCGACGATTCGACGAGAAGAAAAAAAGAGAGACACACAAAAAGAGAGACAGAGAGATCTCTTCTTCCCTTGTTTCTTCTCTTGGCGCTCGCATCTCTCGCTTTGAACATGTCCGCTCCTGTGCAACGCCATTACCGTGGCATCGACACTGCGGCGCTCGCCACTGAAGCCAACGTCGATGCCGATGACCATAACGAACAACAGCAACAACCTGCCCAACCACAACAACATCCCGTGGCGATCCCGTGGTTGACGGCGGCTCTGGCCGTACACGCCCTCTTGGCCCTCGTCATGGGCACCGTGGCGCTCCTCGCGCCAGAAAACCTTTTGGTCTATGCCGACGTGGCACAGGCATCAGCGTGCGCGCACTGCGCGATGGCCTTTGATCTGGCGCGCGCCTTTGGCGTGGTCAACCTCTTTATGGGCCACCTGGCCGGGCGCTTTCTCACGGCAGCCAAGTATGGACGCGACTACACGACGCCTCTCTCGTTGAGCCATGGACGCGCCCTTCTCATGCCCTTGGCACTGTCGATGCTCTTGTCGCTGGCTCTGCGTATCTACTTTATCGCCAGCGGGCACTTTTCGTCGGCCGAGTGGGCGTCGCTCATCGTGTCGGCCCTGCTGGCATGCGCCTACACCGCGGCGTCGCGCCTCGCACTTTTTGCGTGACGATGCCTCTGAAAAAAAAAGCAAGCAAAGCACCCTTTTGTCGTCTCTCGACATTTTTCCTACCCTTTTTTTTCGTCCATGGAATAAAGACACCCCCAAGAGAACACGAGCGACAAGGCAATGCGATCGTCGTTTTTTTCAGGATTAAAAAAAAGAGACAAAAGGCCATCCTTGCTCCTTTGCCGGCGGGGCTCAATCGGTCACCAAGAGGCCACAGTTGGTTAGGCCTCTGAGGACATGGCCTGCGTGTGCGCGCGCCGCGAGCGATCGTCCCTCGTGTGCTATGCCTCTGGGAAAGAGGTCGGACGCACGGACCGGACGCGGCGAATACCAACGGCATAGCACCCGCTCAATGGGATCGAGCCCGCGGATTAGGCCGCTGCCATTGCGAGCCTTGACGTTGTCGTCCTCATCGTCACCATCAGTGTCGATTTGGGCGCGCATGCGATCGCAAAACACCGACAGCGATGACACATTGATCGCCGATGGCACACGTCCGACAGACAGATCGCATAGTGCGCGGACGAATAACGTGTCCATGGCCATCGGGCCGCGGCCGCCCATGTCAAGGCGACGTACAAGTGCGCGCCAGAGACCGAGTTTCTCGATGGACGCGGCTGGGTCGGCACCGCACGCGTGCGCCCTGTCGAGAACCATCGCTAGGCGGCTCGTCATGCGTATTGGGTTATAGCTAACATCGGTCGAGCATTTGACAAAGACAGCGCGTATGCTCTCGTGAGGCAACGCGGCGAATAAGAAACTCCAGCGTTCGGCCACGTACACGAGGCGTCGCGCCGCATCGCCAGTGGCACAGGCATGGTCGACAAGTTGGCGCATGTCGTCGGTGCCGCGGCGCGGCGCATAGCCAAACATGTCTGCCAGGCATGCGATGCCGCGCGTGTTATCATTGCCGAATGGCCTGCTGACCCTGCCCATGGCGGAAAGCGCAAAGGCATGCAAAATGTCGTGGTTTACGAACGACTTGATGGCCGGCGTCAGATATTTCATGACCCCGATCGAACCGTGGAGTGCCGCGAGACCAAAGACATGTTTGTGATCAAAGGCGACACCCCCCGAATCGCACAGGGCAACAACGTCATGGCGGTCCATGCATACGGCGTCGGCCAACCATTCAGGGAGCGGCGCATCGCGGCTCGACGGCAGAGGCGGTCCACATGGCGACGATCCCAAAAGACGCGCAAAACACGCAGGGTCGATGGCCACTGCGGCGGCGCACCAGAGTCGCGATTCTGTGGCAACGCCGGGATGGTCGCGCAACACCATCGCGAGCATATCTGGCCGATTGCCCTTGACGGCATGGAGCGCCGCGGAAACAGGCCTCGGCATATGCCCAAAGGCCTCGCACAATTTGCCAAAGTCTGCACAGGAACCGCGCCGTAGAGAGACTGCCACGAGGGCGGCAGCCAATGTCGAGGGATGATCTTTGCCGTCTCGATAATCGACCTCGCGTGTCGCGTGGTCTTTGTACACAGTCTGGTACAACATCGATTGAAAGAGATCGTCTCCACGGCCGTGCAACGAACACACGAGCACGTCTGAAAATGTCATCTCAGGCCATTGTGTGCTGATCACGTGATCGACAGCCCACGAGACACGCGAGGCCACAAGGGCGACCGCAGCCTCCTTACGCGTGGCATTGGCCTTGGTCATACACCATGCAACGGCGGCGCCGGGTGTGTGCGCCCAGGCATGGGTGCGCATGCGAATAAAGTCTGCGGCGGCAGACGCGCACACAACCTGTCCCGAGACCCATGTTGCGCGCAGAGATTTGCCCCACGGCAGACCGCGCAACAATGGATCGTATGCGCCCAAGACAACCGCGTCTGTATGGGACGGTCGATGGATGATATCGCGCCACAGGCGACATGTGGCGCGCGCGGCAAAACGCCAGCGAGGATCAAGTAGCGGACGCCGAGAGCATCTGCGGGCGTCGCATACGGCATCCGTCTCGCCGACGGCGCCGGCGCAACGATGATCGTCACTGTCGTGTATATGGTGCTTGGAATCCTCGTCGTGGGCGTATACATCGCGTCGATCCCAAAGACCACATGCGTGTCCATTGAGAATAAAGACAAGAATCTCAATGGGCATATCGTCCAGGAGCCCATTGCGGGCGCACGCCATCGCCGTCGGCTATGCCTCCAAATGGCCTCGGTTCTTCTTTGCTTGTTGTAAAAAAAAAAGTTATACGAAACAACAACAGAGGACAAAACTGTACAAGAGAGAAAAATTGTGCGACAGCGTATGTGTCGGGGTGTTTTTTTTCTGTTTGCCACTTCTCCCATTCCTTTTGTCTCAAATGAAGGAGAAAACGGAACGGAAGGTTGCGGGCGCCATCCCAAAGTTTCTGTTCTTTGTCCTCCCTGTTTTTTTTTCTGCCGTTGCTTTGATCCGGATGCGTCTTTTCTTTGACCTGGAATTTTTGTTTTTTTGAGGCGCTCTGGGCACGGATTGGGTTTGAGGTGGAAAAAAAAGGCAAGGGAGGAAAAAACTGCACGGCGGAACAACAGGGAGCGACGGCAACAGGGACATGCCTTGGTCGGGCTCTCCTTTTTTTCCTCTTGCCTTTGTTGGCCCATAAAGTCGGGGCATACGTGCGCTCGACAATCGCCCATTGCTCTTCCTACCTTTTGTTTTTTAGGAAAAAAAAAGAGGCGACAAAGGATTGACCAACCACAATCGTGGCAAGAATGATACAGGAAAAAAAATAGTATGGCGAGAGGCCCGCCTGTGTTGTCTCTCTTTTTTTTTCTTAACTTGCTCTTTGTGGCTGCACCGCCCGCACAAACACCCCCACGGCCCAAACCGCCGCATACACGCAAACATACCAAAAAAGCACTTTGGCCAAGCGCAGTAAAATAGGGACAAGATGGACGATTATGACCAGCACAAGATCGCAGAGGGCGCCGCTGTCGACAACACCGCCTCTAGCGACAACCAAGACGATGATGACGACGACGATAGCATGGCTATTGACGACGACGCTGAGCACGCGCTGCACCGATCGTGCACTCGACGCGAACTGCAGATCGTTGACTTGCCCAACGAGATTCTGCACGCCATCCTCTTGCACGTACCATGCGCAGAGCGAACCTTGGTCGTGAATCGCGTATGCCGCCGGTGGCACGGTGCGGTCAAAAGAGTGATCGACCGAGATGCAACGCAATGCGCCACCCGACTGGTTGCCACATTTCGTCGATCCAAAGCGACAGTGTGCAAGAGCGCGGCGCGCAGCGGTCACCTCGGTTGTCTCGTGCGCGCCGTCGCACGTGGCTTTCCTGTTGACAAGACAGTGACCGAGGCAGCAGCGCGTGCTGGGAGCCTCGCATGCTTGCGTTATCTGCATTCTAGAAATTGCCCTTGGGATGAAAGTGCAGCGCGCGCTGCCGCACGATCGGGTAGCCTCGCGTGCCTACGCTATCTTTATGAAAACGGTTGCCCATGGGATGATCGTGTGACCGAAGATGCTGCAAGCAAAGGGCATCTCGACTGTCTGCGCTACGCTTACGAAAAGGGTTGCGCGTTGGGTTACGACGCGGCAGCGTATGCCGCGCAGCAAGGTCGAGCGGCGTGCCTCGACTACATCTTGACCAACAATGCAGGGCGGTCTTTCCTACGTATTGGAGGCGCACGTGGTGCAGCGTGCATGATGGTCATGGAGCGCTTTGGACTTGCCACTGTCCACACAAAGCGCGAATGGCTCGCCGACACTGTTCTCGGAAGCGACTTGGACGGTCTGGCCTATCTCTTGGCGCACGGCGTAGAGCCTACTCTAGACGCATGCGAGTGCGCTGTGTCTTTGGACACACTGGACCCTTTGAGGTTGCTTGTGGGCGCCGGTCATGCATGGGACGCTCACCTGTGCGCCTATGCAGCCAGGCACGGCCGACTCGCTGCGCTGTCGTTTTTGCGCGCCCACGGTTACGAGTGGGACGCACGTACCTGCGCCGCCGCCGTAACCGCATACAGTCTCGATTGTTTGCGCTACGCACACGAGAATGGGTGTCCGTGGGACGAGCGCGCTTGGTCTGCCGTGCACGCCTATACCGATGCCGACATTGTGGCCTATTTGACAGAGCACGATTGTCCACGTCCTCATGACGCCCTCGACCTCGTGCCGCAAACTGTGGCCGGCGTGATCTCTGCCTAGATGACACGCACTATGGCGACCGTCCAGTTTTGCGTCGCAAATCATTCTCTTTCCTCTTTTCTTCTTTTTTTTATTTTCTTGACCATATTCCTCGACCTCTGTTGCGGCACGCGCCGCGATCCCTTTTCTCTTTTTTTTCTGTTTTAAAAAGAAACACAGTAAACAATCATGTGAGAGAAAAAGAGAGAGAAAGAGACATTGTCGGTGTGTTGCCATGTCCAGAGACCGCCTATGAGCCGCCAAGAGTCATTCCGTTACAACCCTTTGCCTTTGTAGTCGGGGGCTCTACTTGTCTCTTTTTCTTTCTTTCTTTCTTTGATTTCCATTGGGTCGTTGGACAAGGTGCGGTCTCACTGCGCGGTCGGTCTGCGTGTCTCGCCTTGCCGATTACGAGGCCGGCTCAAAGAACCACCCGAGCGCATTTCTATCGCAGTCGCCATAGAGGCTCAGGCCGTCGCCAACGGCGCCCGATGTTGTCGGACGCACACATCCGACATAGGCCAAATTGTGCAGGGCACCGCCATGAATAGAGCCGTCGGCCGCAATCCCGCGTGTGGGTGCCCACGCGCGAAGAGCCGTCAAGGGCACACCGGCGCCTTGGACCAAGATGGGCGTAGGCAGTAGCCAGGCGCCGCCCGTGCTCAGTCCAACCGATGCAGGCGTGGTCCACTGGCCACCGCCGACATAAGATGCGTTGGTCGAGGTGAATGTCCATACGATGGCCGACCCGGCGTCGACAAGGATCGCTTTGACGTCTCCGCTGCCGCCTTGTGATGGAGACGTCGCGCCCACATAGGGTCCCGTCTTGCCCCAACGGATGCGGTAGTTTCCATCGGGCAGGCGCTGCTGACGCGAGGGCTGTGGATCGATGGGCAATACGGGCGTCACCGGCTGTATGGGCGTCGAGGGCGTCACGGGCTCAATGGGCAAGAGGCCGCCATGTCGATCATCGGGCGGGACCCTGTGTCGCACTGCAAGTCCATAGACAATCAAGCCGGCGATGATCAAGGAAAGAAGGACGGCGACAGCAGCAACGACCCAACCCACGCGCGATCCGGTCTCGCCCTGTATCGATGGCGCGGCTTCCATCTTTTCTCTTTTTTTTCCTTTCAACGAGAAAATATTGGGTATGTTTTTTTCTTTATGGGGTCGTTGTTGTTGTTGTAGGCCGACAGAGATGCGTGCGTGTGTCTTTGCCCCCTGTTTCTTGCATGCTCACCCAAATCGCCTGTCTGCTGTGGCGCCATCCTGACCGGCGCCATGGTCTCTTCTTTTTTCTGCCTTTTTTTTTCATTATGCGCTTTGGCCCTTTTTGGACCTTGTGTGCCGTGCGCATTCACAGCGTGTCTCTTTGTGTCTTTTTGTATCCCCAAAGTCACTTTTCTTTTTTTTTTCCTTGCGGCAACGGGAAAAAACAGGGGAGGATGGGGGCACAGCAGCGTCGGGATCGTGGATGGCACGCGCCAGGCCGACACACCCACTTTAGGACGGCCTCTCTATTAAAAAATGGTCGACTTTTTTGCGACTCTACGTCGCACTACCAAAAAGAAATGTCTCTTTTTTTGCAGGAACAGTTGACCTTTTTCCCATGCGCACATAGACAATTGGCCGCGCGCGAGATATGCGTGATAGACGGGCATCACACAGGGAGAGCGAGAAAAGAGGCCACAGCGTAGACAAGAGCGACGAAAAGGCACGCGCGCGCACATACAGAGGCCGTCGGAAAAAAAAAGGACGCGATCCCGGCGTGTGTACACGCGACCACACTATCAAAAAAAAAAGAAGAAAAAAAAGGCACCAAGCGATAATAACAGGCGGCGACCGCCACATTTCGAGGAAAAAAATGGAATCGGATGGTGTTGTTTTTCGAGCGCACACAAACAGGCCGCGTGCGTCGGGGCCTTTGTTGGTGGCGGTTCCAGACACGGAAAAAGACGCGCTCGACTCGGGGTACGAATCGTCGCTGCCGGACGACATCCAATACACGATCATGGAACAATTTGTCGCGCGGGATCCACGGACGGCACTGCGCTTGGCATCGGCCAGTTCTCATCAGGCCGCCATGCTTGAAACACTGCGCGACCGTCTCGCCGATGGCGATCTCGTGTCGCAGCGGCACATTGATTCGCCCTCGACAGCGGCCGACCACGTGCGCGCCTCACTGGCCCTTGGGCGTCACTCGGGACATGTCGATCAGCGCGCCACGCTGGCCGGCATTGCTCAGTGCCTGATGGAGGCCTTTGCGCGCCTCTTGTTTGATGAAGCGGAACCCATGTACGAACGTCTGCCGGGCACTCCTGATCCGGCGCACGTTGTCGAGCGCATCGGAGGCGACCCGCGCCTAGGCACGGTGCTCGATCGCGTTGCGGCCTGGTATGCGTGGATCACTACAGCCTACAACGATCCCTTTGCCGGGCAACCGCCTGATCCCATCAGTTGGCTGATCGACATTGATCCCGACCTGGCGGGACACGGCGGCGGCGGCCATTTTGACATGGACGCGGTGGATGTGTGGCGCCGGTCAATGCTCGACCCCGTCACGGTCATTGCCATCGGTTCGCAAGAGACGGATGAAGAGCCTGGCGACTCGGATGGTGTCGATGACGTTGCCGGCAACATTGACAATACGATCCCTCTATGGGTGTTTAGCGGTTCTGATGGCGCGCGCCGTCTTGCGGCGCTCCTCGGCGGTTTGGTTGCGCCGTCGGATCTTGTGTCGTGGCAGCGAAGCCACGATGACGGGCGTGTGCGCGCTATTTTGGAGTCGGCCGACGCCCGAGCGCGCCTTATGGACAACATTGACGATGCAGTGGAGGCGCGTCTGGAGGGGCCGTGCGCCGATCCGTCGGGCACCGGGCGTCTCCGGCTCCCGCCTTTTACGTGGCTCTTTGACATGCGCCTCTTTTTGGTGGCCGTGCCTGACGCCATGGTGCTCATGGCCTCTCTGTGGTCGCCCGTCATCGAAGGAGACCTCTTGGCGTAATCCGTTTGCGTACTGTCTCTTTTCCTCTTTTTTTTTTAATATTGTATTGTCGTGCGACGCATTCTTCTTTTTTTTAAAAAAAAAGACTCGTCGTTCTAGGAAAAAAAAAGAGTGCTCTCCAGTGCGCCGGCACATTATGGCATCAAAATTGAGTAGCGCCTTGTCTCCCGACGGGACAAAAAACAGAGCACAAGGCATAAAAAAAGAACAAGAAACACGTCTACAGTCGGTGAACTCTCAAAAGGGGCAAAAGAAAGTCATTAAAAAGTCAACGTGCTGTCCCAAAAAGTGTCTACGGCCTGTTGTTTTGTCCGCCAAAAAACTGTAGACATATGAGGAGCGAGACATGTCTGCTGTCGGCATTTTTATAAATTCCCAAGCAGACAAAACAAGAGGCTATAGACACTTTTTGAAACAACACATTGACTTTTTTATGACTTTCTTTTGCCCCTTTTGAGAGTTTACCAACTCTAGGTGCGGACTAGATGCAAGAAAACAGACAGCCCATTCATTGTGGACCTTTTTTTCCTGTTTTTGTCTGTGTGTTGCCGCACAAAGAAAGGTAAATTGTTCGTTCCGACTAATGCTGCGTCTCCACAAGAAAAACACATATTCTCTTGTCGAGTTGTCGTCACTGTCGTCATCATCGTCGTCATCACCACTATTGCCGGACGCCATCTAGATGTCATTTGTCGTTGACATTGACGTGTCGGTAATGAGTTGTGTGATAAATGTGCGTAGAGTGTCATCGTCAGACGTCGGTTGCGGTCGATCCTCTTGTTGGCCTATCCATTCGAGGACCTCGGGGTCAGTGTCTTGGGCCTCTTGCTCAACGCCATACATCCACGGGCACCCTTGTGCGCGCGCCCACTGGAGCACAGCCAGATGGCCGCCGCGCGCCGCGTGTTTGCACACCCGAGCATCCCACGCACAACCACGGGCGCGCAGCCACATGAGCATTTCTAGATCGCCCTCGGTGGCAGCGTCGGCACACATGGTACTTTCCATAGGACATCCGTAATCGGCGATGGCGCGCCGCATGGTCGCAGACGTGTTGCACCGCATCGCCTGCCAATAGTCCCATGGCACACCACGCTCTCTGAGCCAGGCAATCGTGCCGAGATGACCTGACAACAGTGCTTCGGCGCAAAGAAAACGATGCGAGGGCCAGTCGATAGCGGCGTGTGCGTCGATCCAATCGAGCATGTCAACTCGACCGTGAAAGACGGCATAGATGATGGCCTTTTCGCCAAGTAAAGAACCACGCGCAAAAGTCCAGCGCATCGCGTCAAAGTGGTTGGTTTTGGCTGCCCACGTGCACGCCTTGCGCTTGGCGCGCTCGCTCCACGGGCAACCATGTTTTTCATAGGCCCATGCGAGCACGTTTAGACGTGATCGGCGCGACGCTCGGTCGCAGATGTCCTCACGCCACGGGTGTCCTTTGGCCTTGGCCCATTTGATCACAGTGAGGTGACCCCCTCCCGCGGCATCGGTGCATGCACTGGCGTCCCAAGGCACACCCACTGTATCAAGCCACTCGATGACGCGCATGTGACCATGGGCGGCCGCGCGACGATACAATAGGCTCGACCAAACTTGATCGGCGTGGTCTGCCCCTTGACGCGCCCACAACCATATGAGCGTCTCTAGGTCGCCACAGTCGGCAAGGCGGGCGAGCGTGCCGGGCGTATAGGTCCAACCGTGGCCAACAAGCCATCGAATGGTATCATGACGCACCCCAGCGTCTTTGATCTCCCCTGTATAAGAGACAATGTCGAGGCCCAAAGTACGCGAGGGCAAGTCTTGGGACCCATCGGCCGGGTATCGTCCCCATAGCCAGTCGAGCGCACCAATATAGCCCACGCGCGCTGCGGTGATGAGGGCCGTCGCAATCGCCGACGATGCATTGTTGTCATCATAATACGACATGTCGACGCTATCGATTGAACTGATTGCGAGAGCGGTGCGGGCAGGCAAATGCACCCAGCCATGACGATCGCAAGCCTTGAAGAGCCATAAGAGCATCTCCTCCGTGGTCCGCTTGTAGACATGGACGTCTTCAATAATTCGGTCGACAGACCACGGGCAGTCGTTGTCCGCCAGCCACTGAACCATGTCAACGCAGCCAGACATGACCGCGGCGCAAAAGACCTGCGTGTCCCACAAACGGCCCTTGTCGACACGAGCCCATTTGAGTAGATCGAGGTCGCCCGTGGCGGCGATCATCCGGCACATGCCCGGCGGCATCGCGCACCCAATCTCGTCGACGGCCCAGCGCACGACCGCGGGACGACGCGCTTCGATCAATGAGGCAACATAATCGTAATGCGACGCGTAAGTAGGCAGTTGCGCATGTAGGTTGTTTCCCTTGTCGTTGTCGTACTCGGCGCTGGTCGGTCCAGTACGGACAAGACGGCGGTGGCGTACGGCGTCGCGCAGTTGCCGCGATACGAAAAACACCACGGGCAACGAGAGACGATCCATGTGGTCAAGTACGAGCGCCCACAATTCGACGTCCATGGTCGCAAAGGGGCCTTGTGCATCGTTGTCGTCAATCACCTGCCCGTTCATCGTGGTCTCTTTTTTTTTTCCTATCTCGCCCTTTGATTTATTGTGCTTGGCCCGTTTTCCTGTGTGCGATGGGGGCTATATAACTTGGGGACCCGCCTTTTCTTTTCTCCTTTTAAAATCTAAAAAATCTTGTCGATCGCGTCTCTTGTTGGTTGCTCTCTTTTTTTTTGGTTTTGGTTTTTAGTTTTAGTTTGGTCGTCCTCTTTTTTTTCCTCTTGTGTGAGTGAGCGCAAGGGGCCAAGCGACTGTCGTGTACGGCCCCTGGCGGTCCCATGGCATTTTCCTCCACTCGCGCCCTGGACCAATGAAAATGGCGATTGGCCAACCACGCAATAGGAGAATGAGGGGAAAAAAAAGAAAAAATTGTGCTCGTGCTTTTTCTCTCCTTCTTTCTTCCTCACCACGCCCCGATTTTTTTGGCCTGTCTCCTTTTCCGTTGTGCGCTCCCTCTCTGCGATGGCAAGCGATAAATTAAAAACGTGGAAAAAAAGCGAAAAAGGACGTAATCATTGCCTTGTCTTTATTTTTGCGATAGGGACGGCACTGGCGGCGAGACCGCACCGCACCAAATGCCCCCATCATCGTCGACGCTCGCGATAGATTGTGAGACAACAGACTTTTGTGAGAAACAAGAGAGGGCTGTCGAAAACATTGTGCACCTCTCTTTTTTTGGGTGGGCTCTCTGGGCATGAGTGGGAATACTCAAAAAAAATACACAAAAGACACAATCAATTCAACTATTTCTGTATGGTCCTACCTTTCACTATGCTTATGGTAAGGAATTTGGGTATGTTGTGTATTCCGTGTATTTTGAGCATTTCAACTCATGTGCTCTCTCTCTCTTTTCGGCAAGTAAAAGGTATTTTCATTTATTTTATTTGGTCTTGCTGGTCAAAGGACGTGATAGGGTCGAGGTGTCGGTCACGTTGGGAGATGGTGTCGCAATTGCCAGCGGCCTGCCGAAATCGTGTTTGCAAAGAGCGGTGAGAGCGTTGGCGCGTGGCGCTCCGACGTGTAGGCTTTGGAGTGCCTCTAGGCCTACTCTAGACGCGTCGACGAGCCTCAAGGGCTGGCTGGCGCCAAATGCCGACGCCCTCGACACCACTGCCGAGTAGAAACGCCGCATGAGCGCATTCCCCGTTGCGTCGCCGTGCTGTTCGAGCACGTCGCGTATGGCCTGCATAACAACGCTCACCGTGATTGCACTGCCCGGCAGGGGCGCAGCCCGTTTGACGGCATCTAGAGTCTGTTGCGTCCAAGACTCGGCATGGTCGAGGTCGCGGCGCGCGCTCTCTTTGGCGCTTCTCTGTTGATAGACGACGTCGATTTGAGCGACCAAGAGTTCTTGAATGCCGACAACGGCGGTCACCGCAGCGTCCTGCGCGGCCATTGATATACCGCGCGCCATGGTCTGTGCGCTTTGAGCGTCGTGCGGGTCGGTCGACCGCGCGGCAAAGGCGACGAGTTGGGCGACGACATACTGGGCGTCGGCCGGGTTTTTGGTCTGCTCGTATAATTGCGTCGTGTCGTACGATGCGAGCATGTGGCTCACATAGACGCCAAGTAGAGGCTCCATGGCCTCTGCAAAGCGTTCCGCTGCGGCCGACCATGCAGGCGCGTGCAAATGAACGCCTTGAGGTAGTCCGCTACGCGTGATCACGGCCGCAAGCGCTTCCAAAGGTGTCGTCACCGACGGCGATGGGAACGCCTCGCCTTGGTCCATGCAATCGACGGCCCAGGGCTCGGGATAGAGCGCATCGTCGCCATCAAGCGACAAAAAATCTTGAAATTCCGAGTGGCCACCGTCCGACGTCATCTTGTATGCCTATCTGTCTGTGTATGTGTATGTGTATGTGTATGTGTATGTGTGTCTTTCTGGGTTTCTCTTGCTATTGCGCTCGGTCGATGGAACAATGGCCTGCCGAAAAAAAAAAGGTTGTCCAAATCGCACAAAAAAAAGTCCGAGAGGAGACGTGATTCGCTGGATGCTTATGCAGCCGGATGGACCCAATGGCGCGCAAGGGGGGAGGGCGCAGAGAGACGCGGCGCACTCCTTCCGGCATGGGCACGCAGACTAGAGACAACCCTTGAGAAGGGATCGACAAAAGGGCAAGAGGGTCGTGTTGGCCCTTTATGGGACCTGTTGCTTTTTTCCCCCTAATTTTATTTTCTTTTTTTTTGTGCACAATGCGCGGGCGGCTTCGGGCCGACCTCGGGCAATGTCGCCAGAGTCGACCAGCCGCGGCCGCACACCGAACTGCTGTGCCGAGATTGCTCAGACGCCCAAAGGCTGAGGGCTGCGTTGCCCAGGTCCGCCATCGCCATTTGGGGAAAAAAACGATCGACGCCAGAGCACGACACCAAAACAGTAAAAAAAAAAGGATTCTTTATTTTTCTGAAAATCTCGTCGATGGGCGTATCACCAATGCACAAATGGTGTGCGCCTTCTTTTGCGCCTATGTTGCCTCTCGGTGGAGTTTTTATCTTTTTCTTTTATGCTTTTGCAAACAAAAAGGGTCCCTACGCCATCAATGGTGGCCAAAGGCTTTTTTTCCGCTTTACAATCAAAAAAAAGAGGGTCGGTGATGGGCAGCACGACAGCAAAAGAAAAAAAGAGCCTTTGGTTCCACGCCGCACCGGCGCGGCTCTCTGGTCAAATGGCCATGCTCTATGCGCGCCGTGACCAAAGCGACCGAGGTCTGTCCTGGGGCTGCATTTTATCCTCCTTTTTTTCTTTTAAAAAAGCACAATGCCGATTCGTTTACGAAATTAGAAATAAGGCATAGTGTAAAAAAATGGCGCGCATTGGCCCGCCTCAACCATTGCATTTGCCCGTGAATAAAAACAAGGCCATTACGGCATCACTGCCATCGCCACTGCCATCGCCACTGCCATCGCCACTGCCATCGCCACCACTATCGCCACCACTATCGCCACCACTATCGCACTGCCCCTTGGTAGGGCAACATACGACAATCGCTTGCGGAACGGATAGGTACATTCTAGCGCGCGCCGGGCCAGGTGCAGTCGTCTCGGTCTTGTTCCTGTCTGTTGCTGCCGCCGTTGTCTCTCTTTTCCCTCGATAAAAGCATGACGACTAGTGTTGGGCGCTACAAACGGAGCGTCGTGCTCGACGACGACGACCGAGATTACCTTGGTCACGCGATGCCCGAGCAAAAGAAGCAACGCTTTGGCGCGGATCGCCCCGAACCGCCTCTGACGCAGCGCAGCGATGATGGCGCACCGTCGAGCGACAACGACCAACCCGGAATGACATTGGCTCGGCTAGAACACGTCCCCGATGTGGCCTTGGAGGCCATCGTCGACTCGCTCGACGACGCAGACTTTGCAGCGTGCGTGGCGGCATCGCGTCTCTTTTGGGTCTGCTCCAAGACACGGACGCGCGCTCGTCTCCTCTCCAAGACCTTGACGCCTGATGAGGCCGTGCTTCTGGATGATCCGGTGCCTGTGCTCGACTATATGCGCAGGCGGCGCGGCGTGCGCTTTCGTCCGCGCCATCTGTATGCGGCGGCCAAGCGCAGCCGCATCGACGCCGTACGTTGGCTCGTAGGCCATGCCGATTGGCACGTAGACGATGCGTCGTCGATGGACGTGTGGTTGGCTACCGACGGCGTTGCGCCGTTGGCTCTCGTCACCGAGTCTGACGCCGATGCGTGCTATGAGACTTGCAAGTACGACACGGTAAAACACCCCGATGATACGTGCCGATTGTGTGCGCTGTCGCGCACGGCCGATTGCCAATCTTTGGGTGGCACAATGATCCGCGTGCCCCTGTGTCTGTGCAACATTGGTGATGCTGCTGCCAAGCGTGGGCATCATACTGTGATTGACACGCTCTTGGCAACGCCCGGTTACGGTCATACAGACTATGGCGCGGTGTTGGCTGCGGTCAACGGTCACATGGACACGGCCAAATACCTCATGGACCGAGGCCGCGCTGGCACATCGTTGGGGTCCCACTGGCCCGACGACGACATTGTGTCAGAAGCATTGCTTTGCAACCGTCTCGACGTTGCCGCTCGTTTCTTTGAGGCCGCCGGCAGGCCGTGCTCATCCGAGGTGCTCGTGTACTATGTGCCGGAAAGCACGGGCCGATGGGCTGACCGCAAGTTGTGGGCCGATACCACAAATGAACCAAACTATTATCCCGAGACCGACGATGACGATGACGAGAGTGATGACGATGACGATGATTATAATGATGACAATGACAAAGAGACCGAGTGCGATGACGGCGGCGAAAAACAAGAGAATCGTGGCGACGTCGCTGATCCTTTTAGCGCTGACAAGAGAAACGAAGCGCTCACTCAGCAGCAGCAGCAACAACAAAAACAGCGCCGCGACAAAGACGACCATCGTGCCTATGCCAAAATCGAACGGGTGCTGAGTTCGGGCCTCATCGCGCCTGACGAGACACAGCACGCCGTCAATCGGGCGCTCGTCTTTGCCGTGCATCGCGGGCGCCTGGCACTCGTTCGCTTGCTCCATGAAAAGCACAATGCGCGTCTTACCGATGATGGCGTGCCACCCGGACAGCGACATCGCGGTCACAACCACAACGAGCCCATAGCGTCTGCTGCCGTCAACAACGACGTGAGGGTGCTCGCCTACATGATTGGGGAACGGGGCACCGCTGTAGTTGGACCCGATGCCATGGACGATGCGGCACGAGACGGGGCTCTCGCCGCCCTAACGTACCTGGCCGACCACAGCGACGCCCGGCCGAGCCCGCGCGCCCTGAAACGCGCGGCGTCTGCTGGATACGCAAACACAGTGGCTTTTCTGTGTGAACGCATGCCCCAACAATGCCGCATCGGTCCGGCCCTGCGGCGTGCTCTGGCCGGCGGCCATAGTATGGTCGTGTCTGTGCTATTGGAGCATGCGTCAGTTGCCGACGTGCGTTATGCATTGCAAACGGCGCTCGGAGACGATCGTGTTCGTCTGCGTCGTGCATTGACGTTGCGAGGTGCCCCGCGCGGCGACGATGACGATGATGACGATGACGGCAATGGTGGTGATGAAGACATTGCGGCGCCATCGGAAGACGGCATGCGCGTATCCCCGGATCGCGTTGCCATGGCCCGACGGCAGTTGGCCAAGGCCGAGGCTCGCGGCGCCGATGCGCTCGTCGCCTGCGTTCAAGAATGGGGCCACGAGACGGCCGTCGCTGCCTATGCCAATCAACCGGTGCAAGACTATGCGGCGTGCAATGGGTCGATTGGACTTTTGAGCACATTCCTGCGACTCGGCTTGGGAACCGCCACCCGCAGCGCCATGTCCAACGCCATGTTTAACGGCCGCGTGAACGCCATGCGCCTTTTGCACCGGCACTACAACAGTGCAGGCCCATGGGTGGGTCACGCGCTCGACGATGCAGTCGCCAATGGGCACATGGATGTGCTTGTGTTTGCGCAGACGCACTTTGACTGGCCGTGGTGGTCGGCCAGAGCGGTTGACAAGGCCGCCGCCCAAGGTCGGCTCCGTGTTGTGCGGTTCTTGCACACGCGGCGTTTGTTGGATCGCCCGTGGTGCACCACCGATGCACTCGACGGCGCCATTCGCGATGCGCACTGGCGCGTGGCGGCTTTTCTCCACGCTGCGGGCGCCTCTTGCACGCGGCCCGTCATTGACGAGGCACTCCGAAAAGCCACCAAGCCATCGTGCTGTTGCCTGTGGTTGGGTCCGCTCATGGAAGCCATTCGGCAAAAAAGTCTCGCTGCATCGTAATCGCTGCTCCGTAATCACTGCTCCGTAATCGCTGCTCTATCTCTCTGTAATGATGGCACCAACAACAACATCAAAACCCGCTCGTGAATATGCGAGTTTTGCGCCGCTCTGTTTTTTCCCTTGTAATAAAAGAAGAAGAAGCGCACGAAAAAAGACGTCACGATGCACATCAAGCGTATTTTTCTCCTTGCAGTCACCGAACCCCAAAGGAGGAGGCAAAAGAAAGTCATAAAAACTTGGGAGGTCGTCTCAAAAGTGTCTGCGGTCTAATGTATTGTGTGCTTTGGAAATAGAGAAAAGTGCCTACAGCCTGTTGTCTTGTCTCGCTCCTTATATGTCTTCCATTTTCAAAGCAGACAAGACAACAGGCTGTAGACACTTTTTTCTTTGACTTTCGACGAATCCGTCTCACTCTCTTTGACAGTTTGCAGACTGTATCTAGCTTCATGATCCGCATGGGCGCGGCCGTTTTTTGTCAACTTTTCGGCTGGGAGAAAAAAGAGTCGGCAGCGCTGGCGCCTTCTTTTTTTGAGACGAGATAATGGGTATGGATGCCGGCGCGCGGGTGCTTTTCACGGATCTGGCCATCAAAAAAAGGCAAATTTTCCCTCACGATGCGCAATGGGCGGCGCCGGCACCAAATGCGCCGGGAGGATGTCCCAAACACAGAGAGAACAACAAGAAAAAAGGGCAATGTGGTATTGGTCCGTCTTGTGCAACGGACCCGCGTTCTCACACCACCCACGGGCACGCGCCGTTCGTCTCTCTTTGTTTTTCACTTGGTTCTTTTGCCTCTTTGACTCGTGTGTCACCAGCATCCACCCTTTTTTTTTCCTTGGAGACAAGAAGAGTTGTACTGGCGCTGTCTCGCCGTCGCGTAATCGACGCATTCTCGACGAGCGCTACTTTTCCCCATCTTCTTGCGAGCACGGAACAGACGGACGTACAAGAAGATACCAACATGTGGTTGTACTGGTTGGCGACGGCAGTCGTGGCGGCAGCCATCGGATGGTGGACGATGTGCCGCCAAAGGCCCACCTTGTCCGGATGGACGACGCTCGCAGGCGGCCACTGGCTCTGGGGCCACGCGCGTTTCTTTGCCCCCATCGAGACGCTGCACGAGCGACTGATTGACCTGGCGCGGGATGGTCCGCGCGCTGTCTGGCTGCGTATCGGACCGGCGGGCCCGCTCGGGACCGACCTGTTGGTGATCAACGACGCCGGATTGGCCACGTGCCTGTTGCGCATGGGCGGCAGTCGCGCCGAACAGGACCCGGCGGCCGTCGACGACATTGCCCGCGTCATCGGCACCGGTTTGATTAGCACGCGCGGCGAGGTCTGGTCCAAGCGCCGCACCGTGCTCTCGGGGCACTTTTTGTCGCCGCCGGCATTGCGCGACTATGCGCCGGGCATGGCCGACGACGCCGCACGCATGGTGGCCTCTCTCGTCGACAAGGTGACACAGGGCGATGTCGCGTCGTCATCGTGTTCAGAGATGGCGTCGCTCGATATGATGCACGACTGGCTCATGCCCTATGTGTTGGCCGTTAGTCTGCGTTTGACATGCGGACAACTGCCCGACGACCTCGACCTGCGCCAACTCATGGCCGATCTCGACATTGTGTTTGGCGAATTTAACGCGCGGTCCTTCAAACCATGCAACGCGCTGCGCCCGACGACGGCCGCACACAAGGTCGCACTGGCACGCGTGCGCAACGTCATTGGCGCTGTGGTGGCGCGCACCAAGGAGCACATGGCCGATAGCGGTGCCGATGGTTCTGGAGTCGGCGGACGTGGTGGTCGGCCCACGCTGGCGGCCATCCTCTTGGACAAGGGCGCCGACGTCTACACGAGCGACATGGCCGTGCGCGACGAGACCCTCTTGGTGACTTTTGCCGCCTACGAAACCACGGCGGCGACGGCGGCCTACACCCTGCATCTTTTGGCCACGCACCGCGATGTGCAAGAGCGCGTGCGCGATGAGGTGCGCAAGGTGACCCATGCCGCTGGCACGCCTGGACGCCTCTCGCCCGGCATGTCGACGCCTCTACTCGACGCCTGTCTGTCCGAATCCCTGCGCCTTTACCCGGCAGCCTTTGCCGTATCGCGTCGCGCGGAAGTCGATCTGCGTATCGAAGCACCGGCCACGCCGCATGACCCGACCCCATGTGTCGTGGACATACCGGTGGGCGCACGCATTCTCATCAACGGCATTGGCATCTCGCGCTCGACGCGCCACTGGGACGAGCCCGACGCCTTTCAACCCGAACGCTGGCTCGGAGGCGCCGACAAAACCGCCGACGCCCGCGTCATCTGCGGCAGTATTCCGTTTGGTGCTGGTCCGCGCGCCTGTCCCGGCAGCAAACTGGCGCTGCTCGAAATACGCACCGTGATCGCAGCCCTCGTCGACGCCGTCGAGTTTGAGCCCGATCCAGCGCGGCCCTTTACCTGTGCCGTGCGCTTTATGCTCAGGCCCAATGGACCGCACCTCTTGTGCAAGCCAACCCCGATTGTCAAGGCCACTTGAACCAGCGCCGCCGTAAAAGAGAGTTTGTGGCCTGCGTGCGGACGCGTGTCGTTGTTGCATCGTGCGGTGCCCAAAAATCGACGTTGCATCTTTTCCCTTTTTTTTTGTTTCAATGTCCATTTCGGGAGAAAAGAAATGGACAAACCAATAATAAACAAGATCATACATGACAATGCATCTTGTTCCTTTGGCGCTGCATCATTGCAGGTTTGCCTTTTTTCCACTCGCTTGGCATATTGTGTACCTCCACCGCCCCAAAAAAAAAGGAAAACAGAGGTAAATTTTTTATTTTGAAAAAGGGGACCGCCACGGAATGACATTGCCATTTCACAAAGCAATGCGCCTTTGCCGCGGTGCTTTTGGAAAAAGTGGCGACGAGCGAGATAGGAAAAGTTGCCCCGTGTCGATGCGCGCCTTTTTTTCGTTCGCTCGACAAAATCATACAGGAAAAGAGGCGGCATACCACATGACATGCAAAAACACAAATAGAGATTTTCTCTCTATGTCTTAAATCTACGCGTCGAGTACGAACAAATGCATTTTTTGAGTTTGGATGCCAAAACAAAGACAGCAAAAAAAGGGGGCAGGCGGAATGGGACGAGTGTCGGACAAAAGACTAGGGCTCCAAGAGACGGCGCACAAGTTCTGTCGCGCGAGCGTCCGCCCTGGCAATGTCCAAGGCTTTGCGAGCGCGCTCCATGGCCTCGTCGAGTGTGTCGTCGTCGGCCTCGTAGCGCACGCGTGCTTCGCTTCGAAAGGCCAACATGCTCTCGGCGGTTTTGTAGAACTTGTTTTTGAGCGCTGTCGCAAAGGCCTTTGCAAAGTGTTCCATGTGGTGGCGTTGACACAGCCAGACGACAGTGGACGCGCAATTGACACGCGACGCACGCACAAGCGCCATGTCGAGACCGCCGAGGTCGATCTGGTGCGCGACAAGCCATTGGAGTGCGCCAAGTTGACTATGCAGGGCGGCCAGTTCAACCCATGAGATTGCGCTTTTGTCATCTACGACCACGGCATTGCACTCGGGCACCGGGTGACCGCCGGCGATCCAGCCCTGGCTATGCACAAACTCTAGTATGGGAATGTTTCCATGGATGATGGCGTCCCACAACACGCAATAGCCCCAGCGCGCACAGGAAGTAAAGCCTTGCTCGCACAAGACGGCCAACATTTCGATATTTGCGTTTTTAGCCGCACGCCGTGCGATTGCCACCACATCGCATTCCTTGCTCGGCGATGCTTCACCGCCGCAGCCGCAGGTACAGTGAGGCCGCACATTTGCGTCGATGAGGACGCGCGCGCACTCTGGCGAACCCGACGCCATGACCCGATGCCAGAGGGAGGTGCGGACCCGCCCCGTAAAGGGAAGCGCACACAAATCGTTGATCGTCCACTTGAACAACTCGATGTGGCCCACAGAGAGCGCGTGACGGACCAAGCGCACGCGACATGCTTCGATGCCCCGGTGCGTCGGCGCACGGCCAACGTCACGATCTCGTTGGCAAATAATGGCCCGCCACGTGTGGCAGACACGCGACACGACAAGGCGCCATTCAGCAGCCTGCTCACAGTGGGACAGAATGTGGGTCCACACTTCTACAGGGAGGTCGGCGACGGCAGCGCCGTTCGTGGCCGGGTCGTCCATACTATGGCGCAGAGTGTGTTGTGATCACTACACATAAAAAAAAGAAAAAAAAGAGAGCACGCAAAAGAGACACAATCAGTGCTCGCCTGTGTTAGCTGGCCAATGGTCGGCCAGGGACTCTTGTTGGCGGGTTTGATGCGCCAAAGCAGCATTACAGCGCCCGAACTCTCGAAGAGGCAAAACCTCGCCCCAAAACCACCGCTTTTTTGTTGGCGCGACGGCAAGCGCCTACAGACCGCAAAATTGTGGTCTGACCCAACCGCAAACACACAAGGTCCCCACAACTTTATTGTCGACATAAGGCGAGGGTTTTTGCGTGGGAAAAGACGCGCACGCCACATAAAATTGGCCAATTGTGGTTTTTTGTTTTTTTTTGAGGGTGGGGGTGTTGTGATGGATCCCCCAACAGACAAGCAAACCACAATGAGAAATATAGGAAAAAAAATAGGACAAGCATAGGAGGCACACGCAGTGCTTGCGGGTGTTGGCCGGTCACATTCGACTAACTGGCTACTTCTTTTTTTTGACTAATAGTCAGTTAACTGCGACTTTAGTCGGCATGTATGGGACTCGAACCTGGCGTTCATAGCTAAGATATTATCATAATATGCACTTATTGCCGCGTCATGGTTGGTCGCGACGGTAACGGGAATTCCATCGGGACTCGATCGTGCAGTGTTTGCCGGAAAATAACCCCAAAGCGAGGAAAAGTCCAAGGAAAAAAGGCTGTGAAAGGAGACGCACGAGAACGCATCTTTTGCTTGTGCAAACCAAATGCTCAGATGGACTGTGCGCGAGTCGTCCCAGTTGCCGTGCTCGTGGACGCTGCCCTTATCATCGGCCAGTTCTACTATGTGGCCATTATCGTTCTCCTTGCTCTTGTAATGATGGTATTTAATGCTGCATCGGCCAAAGATGTCATTCCACACTAATGCCGTCTTGTGCTGGTCGCAGAGCGTAAAGAGCGAAATCGAAAGAGAACAACTGAAGGGCAAGCGACAAGCGGGTTGGGAAAAGGCGGAGATTTGGCTCGCCAAGGGCAAATGGTGCGCTCCTCTTCATTGCGTACCATGACCTCTCGCACTAACCATCTTTTTAGGATGCATAGACAGCCTGCGCAAGAGACCCAGCCATCGGACGACTTTAGTGTGCGTCTGGGGCAAACGAACGGCGAACTCGACGACTGCCTTGCGGCGGTGGGCGTCGAACCCATCGATCACAGAGCACCGTCGAGAGAGATGCTACTCCCGCTCACCAAACAGCCTCGAATTGAATGGCAAAGTCAATAGAATGATTCATTCTTGGGTCTATCCGATTTTCGCATCGTCCGGGCAATCGCCGTGGGACGCCTGGTTACAAGAGAGGAAAAAAAATAAAAAATGACAGGCGGCGACACAAAATTTTAATTCATTTTATTATCCCGGATTTTTCATGTTTTTGGGTAACCGTCCAGGTCGTGGGTTCAAATCCTGCCGCATGCCGACTAAACCGTGGCTAACCAGTCGACTAAGGCCCTTGGCCGACTACTGGCCGGCTAACCACAAGCAAGCACTGGGCACGCGCAAATGGGGGTCCAATTCGCCCATGATTTGTTTGCGAGGCAAACTCGATCCCGACATTCGAACCCGAATGCGACCGCGAGTGCGGTTGGCTTGCAGTTTCACTCGCTACCGAGTCCAAATATCGGGTTTTATTCAAAAAAAATGTGGATTCCGCACTGAGAACGTGAAGGTTTCGTGCATCTGTCCAGGTTGACTATATGTGCGGGTTCGATTCGCGCCACCACCTACCGAATTGTAGTTAGGCGAATAATTCATAATTGACTAGCCAAAGCTGGCCGACCAGAACCCGCAAGCTTGTCCAAATTTTTGCACTGTCGATCTCCTCTTTCCGTTGATCGTTTTTCCTTCTTTTATTGTCAGAGACATTCGTGGGCTCCTCCTCTTGTTCTGCGCATGGCATTTTATTGGATCCTCTTAAAAACTCGGCGCATTGTGTTGCACATGCCAACCGTTGTCGTCCGCATTGCCATCGTGGTCGATTGCGCGACGCTTTATCTGGCGGTGCTGTTTTTCCGGACGCAAGGCGAGTAGGTCTTTGGCGGTCATAGGCGGATAGTCCACTTCGATCGGTGATCGGGGTCCGCTGTCCCAGTTTGTCGGTTTTTCGCCCTCGTCTTTGGTTTCCTGGTCGTCTGTATCTTGTTGACTATCGCGCCTTCTTTTGATGGAATTGGCTCGGTCGGCATTTTTACTACTTTCCAATGTATCGTCCGTGAGACCGGTGTCGCGCGGAATAGAGCATCTGGGTGCCAACGCATCACCATTCTCCAAAGGAACGGGCGACATCAACGCCGACAGGCCGACGTCCGTTGGGCCGCCAATCGACCCACCAGCGCATTGTGCGCTGAGCACATTCGTTACACGATCGGGCTGGCATTGACTTTTAAACCGGTCATCATCTGCGCGGACGGATGGCGCGCAAATATTGCCGACGAGCACATCAGACGCGACGCCGTGGCGATCGGCCTTTTCCGGGGCGAGTTCGACCGACCGTGGCTCGCGAGGGGGCGTGTGCGCACGTTCGGTTGAATATCGCATTGTTGTCTGGTTGCTGGTCTGTGATGCTGCCCGCGTCGGTCGTCGACCCTTTTTTTGACGAGCGCGCGATCTGCGTGCATACTCGTTCTGGCTTTCTCGGTGTTGCTGGCACCGCGTGATTCCCGATGCCGATGGTCGAGTACAGTTTCTATAACCGCATTTGGGCGAACGCTCTAGCATCGGCGCGTGGCGTGGGTGGTCCGCGTCTTGCAAGTCTGGCACACTATGCGGAAAAGCATCGAGCACATAGTCGTCGTGTCCAGACAGCATTGTCCGTGTCTGTTTCGAGGCGTCGGTGTCAGCCGTCGTCGGCGGCAAAGCCGGGGCCTGATCCGGTGTGATTGCGCAATCCATCAAATTTGCGATGCAGCGCAAGAGGGTCAAACGATGGCCCATCGGACCTATGCCCATCTGCCCAAGACCGGCAACGTCTAGGCGAATGAGATCCAATAGATCGCGGCCGGTGATGCAATTTTCGACAAAGATGTCGCGATATTGAGCCAGGCGGCCTCCGTCGCACATGATCACCCAGTTGCCCACGTCGGCGACAGTCCAGTCATAGACACCGCGCGTGGCCGGATCAACCCGGTTTACCAAAGACGGCGAGACGGCATGCGCTTCCTCGTCGCGAGACAGAGGAACTGGTGGCGGTGGGTCGTTTAGGTCTAATTCAAAGAGAGGAACCGTTGGTGTCGATCGTGCGCTATCATGCTCATTGATCACGACAGACGAGAGCAAACCGAGTTGCTGCGACGTTGACGGGCAAACACTGCGCGCATCACAAGGCACGATTTGATCGCGAGTCTCGTCTGGAACACTAAGAGTGCGGCCAGAGGTGTTTGCGGTCATGCTGTCATCCTGACCATCGTTGACAACGAAACTGAGGGTGGACGAGGACTGCACTGGCAGATTACTGGCATGCAAACCGGTGATTGTGCCATGAGGGTGCGTCTCCTGATGCTTTGCTGCCGATGAATCGCCTGTCGCGCATTGTTTGCCGTGGCTGTTGTCATTTTTATCGACACCTTTATCGTCGGCTATGCTATGTGGCTCCAAGCCGCACGATATCGAGAGACACTCGGACTCTCCCTGTATGTAGCCAGCGTCGACGGTCGAGCAAGATATTGACGGTTTCGTGGATGCGTGCGGCGTTTCTGTAGTCATGGAATTGCAAGGCATTGGCGATGCCGCAGATGGATGCGACCCTGTTATTGGCACGTTATCGGTCCCCACGGTCACCACACGGGCATCGTCGGGCAGTCCATTAATGAGATTTGAATTACTGGATGAGACCAAGGTCGTGTCGATGCCATCCTCGACAGCGGATGCTTCGTCGTCGACAATAGGTGTGACTGATTCGGTTGCGAATAGGCGCGCAAATTCGGTCCCATGCCGATAGATGTCGAGATGCTCGCGTTCAATTGTGTCGCCCAAGAGAGCGCGCACGTCACAAAGGAACGCGTCCACACAGTCGACGGCGACCACACGCTGTGGCCCTCCTGTTTCGGCCCACTCTTTGGCAAACTGCCATTTGCCGCCTCGTTCCAGGTTCGACATAATCTGCGCATACAGACCCTTGTCGCGCGAAGTGGTGGTCGTGCCAGTGGCGCGTCGAAAGAGATCGAGCGTCGATACAGACAATTCGTCACGCGTGCGACGTAACGGCGTGGAAAATGGTGCGTCGGTGGCGGCACGGCGGTCTGCGCAATAACGACACGCAAACAACGAACAATACGACACGGCCGCACTGTTGGACCGACGAACATTCTCGGCGTCGCAGTTGGACGGCAAACGCCTCTTGCCTTTCGTTTTGAGGGTCTTGCACGCTCGCAGCGTGTGGAGTCGCTCCATCAGCCGGTCCATACTGGGTAATGGTGATGTGTTTGTTGGTTGGCGTGCAGTAAGAATACTTTGGTGGAAGCGATACCGCTATGGAGAAAAACTTCTTCTGTCGCACCTTTTTGCCCAATGTGCCTGGCCAGTCCGGCTTTGATTAGTATCTTTTTGTCTATTGGCCGTGGATATATTATAGACTCTGCGTGGTCTTGATAAAAAATGCAGAAGGAGTGTAGTCCCACTAACGCTCTGCCAATGGTTACGACTTGCAGAGCGCCGGCTCGTCATTCTCGATACGCGCCTCAAATAAACATTCGAGTGATAAAAGGGAAGACAACCTTGCGCGTCAAACGAAACCCTTTGATGTGTATAACCCGTTTGCACACCACACGAATCCGTTGCGGGGTGGCCTCACAGTGCACACGGATCGAGCGGGTGCCTAAAAGATGGCGCTACCGCCACTGTCTTGCCTTCCGACTGATCATTTTTCTTTTATTTTTTATAATTTCCTAACATTTTTCCTTTTGACTGGGCGACACATCAAAAGAGCAAGGAGGGAACATAACAGGAAAATAAGAGGAAACCCACAAACCAATGGGATGCAAACATCGAAAAAGCAAGCCTTTCCCCTTTGGGTCTTTTATATTTCCTCTGCGTCCACGAAGGGCGAAAAAATAGAAACCGACGCTGGAAAAAAAATAATCGACTAATACAGTGAGGCCGATCTAGAGAAAAGGGCAAGCCCTTCCCCTTGCCCTTTATCACTTTTCGTCCCCTCTGTCCGCGCTCTACCGCTGTGTTAGACCAAAAAAAAAAGAAAACAAAAAGTAGATGCTGGAAAAACAGACCAACGCTCAAGGCAAGGCGTCCCGCTTGCTCTTCCCCCTGGGTTCCTGCTGCTATCTTTGTCCTTTTCTTCTGTGAAGGGAAAGCAACGGACAAATACACAAAATGGAAACCCAACCTATTAGAATCGTCCTCCAGAAGCCAAGCCCTTCCCCTCGTCCTTTTCTTCGCCCATCGCGTCGCGACCGCATTTGGGTGCTGGGCAAAAATAGCGCTCTTGTAGATCTGAAAGATGAGATAGATTTCTTCTTTAGATGGGCAATTGGCAGGCGCTTCTGGGTCTTTGGTTGGACCAATCTGCGTGAGCAGTCATTTGCACGTCCCCCTCCTAAATCGTCGCACGTCCACACTTTTTATAACTTTATTTTGCCCCTTTTGAGAGTTCGTGGACTGTAGCCATTCTATGTCCTTATCGCACCAATACATCGCCTCGTGGGCTTGCGCCTACGACAAAGCCAATGGCGTCAAGGGGATGGTGGTGAGGACTTTTGAACTGCAACAAATCACCAGCACAGACGAGCACCGCGCCTGGGCTGGCCGTTGTTGGCTTCGTCGCAAAGCCCGGTCGCTGTACGTCGCCCCTTTGAGAGTTCAGCAACTGTAAGGGCCGCTGCTGTATCCCCAACTCGCCGGCGAGTTTTATAATTTATTAGTCGTCGCAGACTCGCACGCCATGGTCCGACATTGAGGGTAGGTCCTGGCGAGGTGGCGGCCGACAACACTTCAAGCGGCCGAGTCGACGCCCTGTTGCGCGATGAGAAGGGGCGCAGTCACCCGGCCAACGACAAGACACACGCTGCGCCAAGTTCCTCTACTTGGTTCCGAGACCCGCTACTCCACACCCGGCGCTCTCATGCCGCCGGGCGTCAGGGATCCCGACCAGTGGCCCACCTGCTGCGATGCCTGCCTCTGCCGCCACAAACAGCGCACCAGCCTCTACTGGTGGCCCATCGGTACGATTCTTCTCGCCTTTGCCGACGCCGTTCTCGTCTACCTCCCGGCTGCCGGATGCATTGGCCAAGTAAATAAAATGTTCATTGCTCACCAACCTTTGGTTTATCCCGGTGCGGGTGCAACTTTACACAATTGTTGTGGAATGACAAACTGGGCCGGGTGGTAGGTTTTGTATTGCTTGCTCAGTTATAGGCTGTGGACTAATGCGGCCAACGCCAGCAGGCCCTTGGCCGGCCAATTACCCAAGACCGGCTTGGCCGCGACCAACTCGGTGTCTACAGGGTTCGAACCCGCATTTACAGTCTTCTAAACCGCGAATAAATAATGGAGCACCCGCGCAATTTTATTTTTAGTCCCAGCCGGGTTCGCATGCGCAATGTTCGTTTTCGCTGGGACATTTTGAAAGAAATTGAGTCGATTGTAATGGCGACGCGGGTCCGACGCGCAAGGATTTGGTTTGGTCGCGATCAAATCGAACGGCCAAAAATCTTCGGCCAGCCGGCTGGCCGGCAGGTCGCGAGCCATTGACAGTGCTTGCGGGTTGCAGCCGGTCAGGTTTGGCTAGCCGGACAATCCTTTTTTTGACTAATGATCGACTAACTGCGACTTGTCGATATCGGCGGGAATCGAACCCGCAAGTACCGTCGTCCTGAAGAAGTAGCACGAAAACTGCACGTTCTCAATGCCTATCCCAAAATAGCCAGATAAAACCCGATATTCGAACCCGAATGCGACCGCAATCGAGATAAGCAAATTGAGTTAAATTCGTGCACGCCCCCTATGCGTTGTCTGTCTGGATTTTTCTACCTTTTATTGTGGTTTGTCTGTCGTCTGGGTATTTAATCTATACAACTAAACCGAGTTAACCGGGCGACTACAGTCGTCGGACTCTCAGAGGGGGCAAAAGCAAAGTCATAAAAAAAGTCAAAGGGACGTCCCAGGAGTGTCTACAGTCCATTGTTTCGTCTGCTTGAAAATTGTAGACATGCGAGGAGCGAGACATGTCTGCTGTCGGCACTTTTCCAAGCAGACGAAACAATGGACTGTAGACACTCCTGGGACGTCCCTTTGACTTTTTTTATGACTTTGCTTTTGCCCCCTCTGAGAGTTCACGGACTGTAGTCGCCCTTGGCCGACTACTGGTCGGCTAACCATAAGCCAACACTGGCCATTGGCACGCCATTAGACCTAACATCTATACAGAAAAACCGCAACTCAGTGGGTAAAGCATGCCAAGGTTAGAGTTGATCCTGCTTTGATCGGACAGATGCGCGAAAACAAAAAAGGAGATTACTAGGTGCCTCAAAATGGCTTTGGCATCATACGAAGCGCGAAACCTGCAAGTCAACGAGGTGTCCCAAAAGTATCTATGGCCTGTTGTTTCGCCTGCTTAGGAATGCACGAAAGTACCAACAGCAGTTCGTCACGTGTTTTCAATTCCTAAGCAGACGAAACAGCAGGATGGAGACAGTTTTGGGACGTTCCTTTGACTTTTTATGACTCCTTTTGCCTCCCTTTAGGGGTCCGGGGACTGTAATATTTGCGCTAATTTATTCACAGGCAACATTTTTGTGCCGGTGGGTTCGATACAAGTCAGAAAGCGACCAGGACGCAGCAAGGCCGCGTCAAGTCGACTATCGGGCCGGCCAGCCACTGTCGCTTCCGGTACCTCAACGCTGGTCCAGTTTACGGATGCGTCGCTTGACCGCTCGTATGGGAAAACGTGCGAGATGTATCAATGATTGCTTCCTGAGACAGCAACGCCGCCGTTGTTTACAACGATCGCCAAGGTGGCGTCTTTGGCAACGCATGTCCCGTAAGGCGACCCACGAAAGGATCCGTGGATGCCAATGCAGTCGATCGGCAGACTGCCGCCGGAGGGACCCGCACTCATGATCACGGAACTACCAGGGACGAGTACCCCATCACTGGTACCTAATGATGACGTTGTGTGAACGGCGATGTTCGTGGTGAGCCTGTTGGTGATGCTGACGTTCTGCGTGTTCATGGTGGGCGTTGGCTTTCACCGTATGGCGACGATTTGACACTCCCGGTGAACGATATGAGTGCCGCCATCCGCGCCGCCAACATCCGAGGGCGGCTTCCCAGAAGCGCCGCGGGCTTGATATTGTGCGCCTCGCGAAAAAGAGATTAAACTCACAGCTAATATCAGCTGGGAATCGTGCACAACATAGAACGAGATTTGCGTTTCGTAAATATTTGGATGAATAATGCGTTATTTTTCTTTCCATAAAAACGCGCGCACGCACACCAAGAGGGTGCGGCGGCGGTAGAATATCCTGCGAGTCTGTGCGCTGTCAGGGCGGCGCGTAGGAGTGACGAGTTAACACGTAGAGTCTACACAAAACACTTTAGAGCCAGTTACATTGCGTTTGTGATTCCAAAAGATTCATGTCATTGGTGATGTCGTGTTAACTCGTCATTTTCGATACGCCGCCCTAGAATGACATCCTCAGGTCAACACCGTTGGGCTGTACAGTCAGCGCGACGTCGCCGTCCCGCGCGATGCAAGTAGCGTATGGCGAGCCGCGAAAATTACCGTGGACGCCTACACAATGGATAGGGGCAATGTGATGCGCTGGTCCCGCGTCATAACCAGGCTGAGCCTAGCGCGATTACCGTGTGCCAAAGCCGCCATAGGCGGTTAAGGCGGCGTACCAGGAATGACGAGTTAACACGCAAGAGTCTGCATAAAATACTTTGGAGCCAGTAAGATCGCGTCTATGATTGTAGAAGATTCGTGTCATTGGTGATGGCGTGTTAACCCGTCATTGCCGACACGCCGCCTTAAATGCGTGGCAATGGCGGTGGTGAGGTTGTTGATGATTTCGGCGTGTTGTGTTCCCATGGCGATCCTTCCCTTTTAGCGCCCGCTTTCAGGCGCTCGATGGTTTTAGAGGGTTCGCCGCCATGCGCTGTCCGTCGCCGTTGCGCCCTATATCGGAAAAGACCACGGCTCCTTTTGCGCAATGAGTTTTTCTTCTTGGCTTCCCCCTTTTCTTGTTTTCTTGTTTTTTCCCTTGTGTTACATGTTTGTTTGTTTGCTGGAGCAATAAGTGTTTGTCTTGGCCAAAAGGGTAAAAAAGAGAACAAAAGAAATTACGATGATGTCGGCGGCGCGCATATGCCGCGTGCATAGGGGTTACCACCGCATCGATCACGCGGATCGCAGCATGGCAGTGCCGGGCTCACGCACTGGGCACCCGATACGGCACACTGGCGCGCGCAGTTGGGCGGCGTCCACGACGTGCAGTTGGGGTCGTCCTGGCAGTTGGCATAGCCTGAATGGTTGATATTGCAGACGCACTGGCCCGTAGTGTCGTTCCACGTGCCGCGACCGTTGCACGTGCGGTCCTCGGTGCACGAGCCGCCGGCCCAGCCGGGCTTGCACGGGCACGTGCCGGTCAGGGGTGACGGCACCGCGGCGCCCGCCGTGGATTTGTTGATAACTACTCGGCTGTTTCCCCAACCATAACCAGAAAAGGCCGGGACGCTGCTAGCAGGCGCGAGGGCGTTGGGATCGAGGTTCTCTGCGGCGCAAAGGGTTGCCGTTGCCAATGGGGAACACTCGTTTTTGCTCTTGTATATAATTTGATTGGCGCACCGACAGCGCCAAGCGCCGCTGTTGGTCTTGGGATCCAACTCCCAGATCCAGGCACCGAAACCTTCAAAGCAGCCCTTGCCGCTGTCGGGTCCATAAGGCGGTTGCGCGATGCACGTGTTTTTCGAAAGATCGCACGCCGATCCGGGTGGACAAGCGCGGTTGGCGTCGCAATAGCCTTTGGTGTAGACACATGTGTTGGTCTTGGTGTCGCACGTCTGGCCGGGGGCGCACGTGACGCCGCCGCAGCACGATGCCTTGGGCGTACACACGCCCGCCACGCACGTTGTGCATGCACCGCACTGGGCGTCGGTGGTGCACGACAGCGCCGTGTCTTTGCACACCTTGTCGATGCACACCTGGGTGCCGGTGCACGGCGGGTTGCAGTCGGCCGGGTTGGACGGGTCGACCGGCGGCGGACGCTTGCGTATGAAAAAGTACCACACGCCTGCGGCCACCAGGGCCAACACAAACGCCACTGCGAGCACGATGGGCCATCGGCGCGGTTTGGGCTCGGTCGCCGCCAGTTGCTGCTTCACAAGCACTTCAATGGGCGTCGCCGTTGTCGACGCCATATGCCTCTTTATGCTGTATCTTTTTTTGCGCCTTTTTTCCTCTTTTTTCTCCTTTGGGGTGTTTGTCGATGGCCTTGTGGCCTCGCGAGATGGGCTATTTGTCTCTTCTTTTTTCTCTTTTTAAAAAAATCTCTTTGCGGCGATGGCGTTGTTGTCGGCGCAGCGTGCCTGTGCGCCTCTCTTGCCCAGTGATGGTGCCACAGTGCGCCTGCGCGCAGGCGAGTCCCGCTGCCTGCGCCCCTTGTTGCCAAAGTAACAGCGCCGAGGCGTACGGCATAGAAAAAAAAAGAGTGCAAAAAGGCGGGCGGACCGATCGTCATTGTGCGCTGAGAGAGACACAAGGGGGTCTGCGCGCGCACGCACACACCTCACCAGGCAGCATGCAGTCAACGCACATCGACGGCACCGATCGCATAGGCGACCGGATTCGGTCGACGCGCGAATAACCAGACTCACACAGAGAAAAACCCACCACGCCGTCGCCGTCCAGCGCTCTTTTTTGCGTATCGTTGCCCAGTCGTCAGTGCTCTCTATTGCTACCGTGCGGTGCGTTGCATCCAGAGACACACACGCACACGACAGCGCACGACAGGGGAAAAAGGCCAATACAGCCGAGAAACGGCAGCCACAAGTTTGCGAGCACATTGGCCTCTGAGTGCTTTGGAAGACATTTCTCTTATCGCCTCGGTTACCGTGAGGCGACGACGACAGAAAAGAAAATGAACGGCGTACCGGTACCAACGCCACAAGAAACGCTGGCGCACCATGAGCGCTTGTTATGGGCACTGCTCGCCGTCGTGGGTCTGCTCGCTGTTGTGCTGGGCGTGCTCTATTGGGAGCAGCGCAGCAAGGCCAACCCGCCCGGATTCCGCCCGTGCCGCCCCGAATGCGCGGCAACGCAGGTGTGCGTCAACGGCACGTGCCGGGCGCCGACCTTTACCTGCACGTCGGCACAAGACTGTCCCCTTTGTACCGACTGCGTGCAGACGGGCACCGGCAGCACCGCCGCCTCGCGGTGCGTGCCTGTCGCCAACTGTTGCAACGGCGCCACCTGCGCTCTGGGGCAATACTGTGCCAACGGCCAGTGTCGACTCATTCCTGGTGCATGCCGCGTCGACGGCGATTGTGCGTCGGGCAGGACATGCGACACGGCAACGGCCACATGCCACAACGCATAAGCGAGTTTCTCATTGTCATCGTCGTTGCCGTTAGCATAAAGTCATATGCGGCCGACAATCACCGAGCATGCCCAGCGTCTCTCTTTTGTTGTGAAAAGGAGAAAGAAAAGTGTGTATATACAAAAAAAGGAGAGATGCCATGCGACAGGATCGACGTCTCGACGGAGCGCATCGACACCCGAGTGACCACGATCACATGTTTTGTATATTGTCGATGACGCCGCATTGGACGGCAGCGCCGCATCACGTCGAAATAGCCACTGGGCAAGGTCGTGTCTGTTCTTGTGTGCCAAGAGAAAAAAAGGACGAAACCAGACCTCTTCCAAAAGAAAAGTCGCATCGCGCCAACACGGCAGAGACACACACAAAAAAAAAGAAGAGGCAAAAGGCACTTGGCAAAAAAACCGAAAGCGTCTGGTTTCCCTTGATTCAGCGATCACGCCAGCCTGTTTTTCTTTTGTTGGCGCAATAACAACACGGCAGCAGTATGAGGTTCCTTTTTTGTTGCGTCAAAGACGAACGGCCTCGCCGGATAGGACAATGATTTATGCCGCTCTCAAAAGGGGCCCTCCTAAAAGGACAAACAAGCAAAGGAAAAAAATAAGAGACAGAGGACACAAACGGGCCACCCCAAATGCACGAGAGACACAACATTTCAAATGCTTTGCCTGACCCTGCCTTTTTGCCATGGCAATGTCCAAGGATTTGAAAACTTTTTGCATATTTTGTGTATTTTTTGGACACTGCCACCCGTGTCCACAGGGACACCGCTAAAATGGGCAAAAGGAATCAGAGAGAGAGAGACAACCTGTTTGGCAACAGGAAGAAAGAAAAAGAAAGAGAGGCACAGCGGTCGCACAGAGGCGCAAGAAAAATAGAGGTATTTACATTCGGAGAAGGAAAAACAGAAAAAGTTGGCTTTAATAAACCGCATTGCTGTTCTCGTCTCTTTAGAGAGCGGCCGGTTTTTCTTCTGTGCCGGTGGCTTTGTCGCGCCTTTGGATGATTAGGCCGCCTCGCTCTGCGCGGGTCCATGCAAAACTCGTCAGGAGACGCGCGGCACAGGCATCGACGTCGATCGGGCGGTCACCACCGAGAGGGTGGGGAACATCGCCGGTCCACGAAGATTTGTGCCACTCGACCCCAAAAAATTCGAGCCCGTCCATGGGCACACTTATAGAGTGCGCGATCCACGCGAGGAGATGCATCAGAGACCAAGTGCGCACATAATGGATCGTCGCAGGCGCGTATACGGCGGCGGTTGGCGAATCGCTCTCGTCGTAATCGGCGAAAAGTCCGACATGCGCTTCAGTGCGCTTGCCGCCATTACCGAAAAAGCCAGTGGACGTGTCGGTGACGGCTGTAGAGTCCTGAAAGACATAGCGGAGGGTTGCCACTGCGTGCGTCGGTGCAGTGTTTAAATCGGCGGTGAGAGCCTGGATGAAACACGCGTGCGCCATATCATCGAGCATGTAATAGGTCGCGAGCGCGCGGGCACGCCATGCTCGTGTGGCGCTCTCAAAACGCACTCCTTCAGTGCCGTAGCGCAGGTAGCAAAGGACAGCGTCAAAGTCTTGCGGATCGTCGTCGATAAAGTAGGACCCATCAGCTTGAGGGCGACGAGTCCACGGGCCTCCATCCGTCCCAAACAGACGGGCCAGCAGCGAGTCGGGCGGACCCGTGGCCAGCGTCGAACGCAAAACACGAAGACATGTGCCGCGCACGTCTAGATTGATCACGGCGTCATCAAACTGCGGTGTGTTGTTCCCTGACGCGTCGCCAGCCGTGGGCATCGCGTTGGACTCACTAGATCGCTCAAAGGCAGAATCGTCACTCTTGTTGTCATGCAAAGTGTCGCTCTCCATCTCGTCCTTTTTCCTTTTGGGCATGGTGGTGTGGATAGTGCTGTGGCGGTATGTTTTTTTGTTGTGGACCATTTTTATCTTTTTATTTTCCCGTCCCACTCAGGAACAACCGGAAAAGACTCCACATTGGACGGCGCACAAGTGGACAATAGCAAATCGCATGGTTACAAAGCGCACCTGCGTTTTTCCCACTTTAGGTAAAATGTGCAGACACAAAAAAAGAAAGTACCAACCGGCAACGTCCAAGTCTGCGAATTTTTACGATTGGCCTTGGGATGTAATCGTCTTTTTTTTTGCACACAAGAAAAAATATTGGCGTAGACACACAACAAAAAGAGGACAGCACCCGAGAGAAAAACCATACGGCGGCGACACAACCACCCAAGGAATAACTCGCAGAAGCCCGTATTTTGGTCGGCGAGGGAAAAAGGCATCCACAGTCGCGTGTCGACTTTACCAAGCAAGAGCCAAGCAAGACAATCCATAACAACGCAAGCCTCAAAAAAAAGGGAAAAAAAGCGCGGCCTCTTGTCATCTAGGAGAAAAAAGATGTCGGAACGCAATCAATGGGTCAACTATGTCGTCTCTGCCAGCAACATCGCGGCGCTGTGGCCACTGTGGCACGCTCCGACGCCATGGCATGCCGCCTTGACCGTGGCCGCTATGTTGGCCTCTATGCTGATGCACATCTCGGAACGCAAACACAACCTCCCCGGCGTGTGGCCCTTTCGACAATGGAGCAAGCAGTTGGAGTGGGCCGACCGCGCCGTCGCCTACACGTCGATGGTCTATGTGGCTTTGCGCCTTTTGACGCAAAGCATGCCGTGGGCGTGGCCGATCGGTCTGGGCGGCCTCGCGGCGCTTGCCCTGGCCGAACATTGGGAGGGCGGACCCGTGTGGTTTGTCGTCACCCATTGCACGTGGCACCTGGCAGCCTACTCTGTCCTCGCCATGGCCTTTGTGGCATAAGCCTGCCCATTGTGTGTCTTTTTTTCGTGCTCTTTTTTTTTTCTACGACGCACATCGCACCGCAATGATCTTGGCGATCTCCTCTCAAAAAACAAAAGAAAAATAAAAAAAAGGCCCGTGTCGGAAAAGATTGTCAACGCGCACGAGAGCATAGGCACTTTGAGAGTGTCCTCGACTAACTGTATCGACAGACGAAATAGACCAAGGAGCCACCATCCGAAAATTTATTTTTTTGTCTTTTTAGACCAGTCAGTAATCAAATTCTCGCAATCATTTCATCCATTCCTGCGGGACATGCTCAAAGGGGTTGCGCGCTCTTCTCCTGTTTTTCCCCGATTTTTTCTCGACGACGCCACAAAGCAAGCAGCAACGGCAATCCTTTTTCTCTTGCAAGCCCCACGCGCAGGTAAAAAATCGCAACGACGTCTTTGAGCACAATCGCTTCGAAAAGGATTGATTCATATTGGAAAAAGACATAAGGCAAAATGTATATCATGTTTTTTTATTTCTTTGAGTGTGGTACGACAAAGAGACAAAAAAAGAAGGAAAAAAAAGGACCACGCCTAGGCGGCACAGACGCCAATGACGTCACTGGGCGCAGCAAAGGCGCACTGCGAACCATAGGGGCACTGCCAGTTGGCCGCGCACTCGCCGGGCGCCAGGCACACCTGGCCCTGGAGCGCGCCCGACCATGCGACGGCGCTTTCGCCGTGGGGGCACGTGCAGGCGTTTTCAAAGCCGCCGACAAAGCCTGGATTGCAAAGGCACGACTCAAAGGCCGAAAGGATGTTGGGCGGCGTGGTCGCGCGGCACTGCACACGGTTCCACGACTGGGCAGTGCAGTGGTAACGCTCCGTGCAGCGGCCCTCGGGAACACACATGGGCGCGCCCGAATCCCAGCGCACGGTGCCGCCTACACAGTCGCACACGCCCGTGGTCGCGTTCCACGCAAAAGTGGGCGCACAACCGCATCTGCCCAGAGTGGCCACGCACTTTGATCCAGGTGCGCTGCCGCACTGCCAGTCGGCCTGACACGTGCGCGGTGTGCAGACAAGAGCGCTTTTCGTGACGGGGTCGACCGCAGAGGCCACAAAACCGTCATCGCAGGCACACGAATAAACGGCGGCGTCGGCCGCCAGCGAAGGATAGGTGACGGCGCAGTGGCCGTTGGCCGGGCACGAGGCGCACGCGGGCTTGCACGTGTCCATGCATGTCATCGAGTCCACGGCCGTGTGCGGGCAATGCACATCGGGGTCGGCCCATGCATTGTCAATGTGATAATCGCGGCACTGGGTCGTGTTGGACGACAGCGCATAGGGACACGCGTTGGTGGGCTCAACGCTTTGGTCGAGCGCCTCCATAAACGCCACGCACTCTTCCACGGTCGCATAAGGGTTCAGGCCATTGGTGCAACGCCTAAAGATCTTGGCGCAGATGACATCGGGCGGCGTCTGATGGCCGGCCAGGTAGAGGGGCAAGATGTCGGGGTCGTTGACCGAATAGTCGAGCACGATGCGGTCGCCAAAGCGTTCAAAGCGCAGTGTCTCAATGTTGCGCAGGCCGCCGATCGCCATGGCCCACGTGTCGGTGCCAGGGATCTGCGAAATCAAAAACGTATAGTCGACCTTGAACGTGACTGTGTCGTTGGCGTCGCCAGCCGCGGCGGCCTCGGGCGACGTCGACCACTCAAAGGTGACGGGGTCGGGATGCATGCGCATGCCCACGCCCAGCACACCGTCGACGGGCTCAAAGAGCACATAGCCATACTCGATGACGACATCCTTGCCCTCATAGGCGCCCACGCCGCGAATGATCAACGCCGCGTCCTCGGTGTAGTAGCGCTCGCAACCATCGAGGTATTGCTCGAAATCGCCGTTGGTGCGGTTCATATACGCATAGACGGCGTCGATACGCTCGGCATGCAGCTGCTCGGGAGTGACGCACGAGGCGTTGGCCGCCGCGCACAACACGGCGGCAAGTGTGAAAAGTGCTGCCGCGAGTGCGAAACCCGCTGGCCTACTAGAGGTTCTTTTCGTTGCCGTCATTGCCGTTGCCTTTTTTTGTGTGTTTTTTCTTGGCTATGCGCGCCCTTTTTTCCTCTGCTGTATCGACGGGGTGGATCCGCTGGCTCGATGACAAAAAAGTTGGGAGCGACTGTCTGTCACTTTTCTTTTTTTGCCTAGAAACGGCGTCGCTTTTCTTGTGCGGTCGACGATTGCCCGGTGTCGGTCTTTGCCTACGGTACAAGGCCTCGCAGGGAAAAAGAGCACGCACGACGAAACAGAGACAATCACCGCGAAACCGGCAGACTCTTTTGCAGTTTTTGGCCTTTGTGTGATGTTGTGCCGGGGTCGGTCGGTGTTGGTTTGTCTACTACACCGACACGCTCCTGCTGGTGTGGTGCACGCGTGTTGTCGACACTAAAAGGACAGGACCCAACCGCGATTTTTCGTGTGATAGTGCGCTTTTTTGTCACTGGTCCACGATAATCAGTGGCCCCAAGCGCCATCGAGCGAGCCCAAAGGGGACGCCGGCACATTGGGGCCGATAACAATGGGTACAAAAGAGAGAGAGTGTGTGTCATCACCGAAAGGCCGCCTCTCGCGTGCACGTGTGTTTTTCTGTAAAAGTGCGTCGGCGGTTTACGACGTGCTCGCGCGAAAAAAGGCGACGCTTCAAAGGACAACAGATACAGAGATCGCAGAGGGCACTTGACGGTTGCAAGATACATGGACGCAACCCACGCGAGCGCAAACACTGATGGCGACACTGGCTTTGATGGCCAAAACCACATGGACAGCGCAAACGCCAACCTTTTCGGCGCTATGGATCTCCCCGCCGAAATCTGGCTGCACATCCTGGCGTCGGTTGATCCGCGATGGCGCTTTTGCGCGCGCTCTGTATGTCGCCAATGGCGAGCACTGGTCGAGCACTTGCCTGTGCCGTGCGGGCTCGACGTCCCGGCGCGCGAGCGGCGCCTCGCACGAGGCTATTGCGTCTGCGTGTCGGCGGCTGCATTGGCCTATTGCCACGGGACATTGGACCGGATCACGACCGACACTGCCCCATATGGAAAACACACCGAGTCTGCAGATGGGACAGGAGACAAGGATGACAATGGGTCGTACCCCATGTTGGCCGTCGACCGCATTCTCTTGGTTGCGGGGTGGACGCACGATGGAAGCACCAAGCGTCGTGTGAGTGGCCTGGACATTGTCGTTGGTCTTTTGCATACGGGCGACGAGGCCGCCGTTGACGCTGCCTTTTCATGGCTAGAGACACGGCCTCAACAGGCCGCTGCATGTTTGACACCGAGCGATCCATGCGATGCCTATGCGACGGTGGGGCGCGTGTTGGCACGCCACGCACGCATCGATTGGGTGCGCCGCGCCGAGCGCGCTTTTACCGGATTTGTCGCGCGTGATCACTGCGCTCCGGTGGATGCGCTCCTGTCGGGCGACTCTGCCTTTGCCGCAGAGGTCAATGGCACTCAAGCGAGTCGGTGGTATGCATGCGCCCAGGTGTGGGAGGCTGCTGGGCGCATGGGTGCCGCCAATGTTGTGCGTGACCTCGTCGCTGCGGCAGAGACAGACGCATCCACCGGCACCTATCAAGGCCTCCCGCCGTGTCTCAAAGTGGTCCACTGGCATGCGTGGCCATTTGGCGCGCGCATCCATCCACGCCAACAGGTGGCATCGGCATTTGAGTCGTGCGCACAGATTGCCGCGCGCGCAGCGATTGCATGTGGGCACATTGGTGTGATTGACGCTCTTTTCGAGCGTGCCGGCGACGCGGGTGGCCTCGCCGTACATGCAAATCGCGAGAGGGAACTCACGCGCCTCTTTGACGACGCATCCCTGGCGGCGAGCCGCCAAGGCGTGGCGTGGTGTTTGAGTGAGGCAGCGCGCACATCGACCTTTTTGGACGTGGTCAAGAGTGCCGCGATGGCCGTGACGCCCATCTTTTTGCGCGCCGACACGCACATCGCGCACCGGGGCTATGCACCCTATGGCAACGGCCAGGCGGGCGACAAGGCACAAGGCAAATGGTATCGAGGCGCACGCGTCGTGGCGTGGTTGCGCGAGTCGCGCGAGGGCGGTCTCGGCGCGATTCTTGATGCGCCCAAGGTTGTGGCGGCTATCGTCGACCACGCGCGCATGGCCAAGACGCAATTGGCGCTCATGCTTGTATATGCCCCGGCCTTGGCGTCAATGTACGCAGACGACTTGCGCAGCAACGACGACGATGATGACGACGACGACAACAGCAATCCTGATGATGGCCATGGCGGTCGTGCTAGTGATGATGGTGATGGCAGCGACGAAAATGCCATCGGCATCGTCAAGGGCGTTGTACGAGGGGCCTGCAAAGAGGCCTTTCTCAACGGCAAAATCGAAATCCTAGAGCGCATGATCGCGGCACTCGACGCGCTCGCCCACCAGCCACCTTTGGATCATTTGGTCGCGCGGATCGATTTGTCGACCTGCGTTGTGGTAGAGAATGTTGGCGCGTACGCATCGGGCGTGCTTGTCTATGCGCGCCATCGTGCCGCAGGTCTCGGCATGACAGAGGCGGCCGAGCAAGCAACCGTTGCGTCGGGAAAAACACTGCAAGTGATCACACCGTGGACCTATGAAGCGTCCAAAGGAGTCTGGCGGCGCTGGTGGCCTCTATGTAGCAGCCACGGCGGTGCTTGTGTGTAGGCAGGTTGCCATATAGATGAAACCGGCAATGCAGAGGGCCGCACCGCCCCAACGGCGTCCCCTTTTCAGGAGCCCAGCGGCACCGAATAGAGCCATTCCTCTTGTACTTTTGTTTGTGGTTTTGTGTTCAACTGAAAAAAAAAAGAGAGCGCCACTGGCGTGCTTTGGCTATGGGTTTTGGAGTTCTCTTTTTTTTTTTGATATTGCGCCGCAATGTTTATTGTGGGCAGCGGTGTGTTGGACACATTTTCTTCCTACTCTGCACACCGTTGCTCCTTTTTCCGTTCTTTATAACTCAGGCATCTTTTTATAGGGCACTATTTTTCTTTTTGAATAAGAAGAAAAACAGGCAGTCACGCAAAAGATGGGGTGAAATTCTGCGCGCCAAACATGCGAAAAGAGATAGGGCCATCCTGGCGCGCACACGACTATGCCGTCGCACACGTCTGCTCGGTTGCGCGGGCAGGCCTTGTCTCTCGGATATGGTGGGACTGGGCGTGCGCAAGAGTGTCTCGTTGAGACGCGACAACCGACATCGTCGGGCGAGGCGAGGGGACGCGCTCAACGTCATGGAAACTCGGTCGTGGCCATGGCATGTGAGCCAGGGCATTCAGGCTCATCTGGCCCAAGTGAAAGTGCGTCCGTCGCGTGTCTACCTGTAGAGATGCTTACGGCCATCATCATTGGGGCTCTCGATTCACGGTGGCGCTTTTGTGCGCGGCGCGTGTGTCGCTCGTGGCGTGACATTGTGGACGCCGAGACAGTCCGCAACGCCGTAGCAGGTCACGATGACAATGTGGCGATAGCGCAGTGTGTCTTGGCCTCGGCCGTCATTGCCATGTACGATGGCGCACCACATGAAATGGTAGACTTTTGCCTTGCGAGTGCTGCCTACACGCAGGATCACAACCGCACTCGCAGCGATCGCAGATGTCAACGACCGATCGAACGTCGAGATGTCCTTTTGGCGCTACTCGCATCGGCCAGGCCCCTTTTCGTAGACTATGCCGTGGACTGCCTGTCAACTTTAACGCAACAAGGATCTGCGCCGGCATTGGGTCGGTGCGTACGCGACGCTGTCGGCATTGCGGCAAACGACGACGATGGCGATGATAAAAGTGACAGTGGCATTTTTGGCGATCTCGACCGTGTTTACGCCAGCGTCGGTCGCGCCGGCAGCGTCGGGAATGGTTATGGCGATTGCGACGACGACGACGGCGATGATGATGATGATGATAATGTTGATGGCGTTTGGAATGATAAAGACGATGCCTTTTATAGACGTATCGGAGACATTGTCGTACGTAGGGGCGGTGTGACCTTGTTACGCGCCCTTGTCGCGCGCGTCGATGGGTTCCATCCGACGCGACACGTCGATCCGGTGCAAGTGATTGACGCCGACGCCGCAGATATGCTCGGTGTCATTGATCGGCCGCCGGGCGTGTTTTGGCGAACAGGTTACGCCGCGGCTGTGCGCGCGTGTCGCATACCCGCTTTTTGGCACGAGGCCGGACGCGTCGATGCCACCGGTGTGATTGCCTCTTTCCAAAGCCAAGCGTCACCGGCCGCGGCAGCCGAATGTGCGCCCGCGGCGGCACGCGCTGCCGTGGCGCACGGATGCACGGGCGTTTTGGACCTCATTGCCGCACACAGACATACCCGCGGCGTTGTGTCGCGCGCTCGACTCGTCATGCTCTGGCGGCGCGCTGCCGCGGCCTGCAATCCACGTGGTTTCGCATGGTGCGTTGGCGCATTGAATGCCCTAGGGAGCCGCGTGAACCCAGTCGACGCTGCGACCGATGCCGTCATGGGTCCATGGCGGGAGAGCGAGCCCTGTGCGCCGTGGGACACGCAAAAGGCCGTGGCCTTTCTCCAATGGCTGCATGCGTTTGACAGCGCTGCGTTGCGCGCGCCCGCGGCCATCGTCGAGATCATACACTGCGCGACCCTTCCGCGACGCCCCATGGGCGATAGGGAGCGCCGAGCGCATACGCACGCCGTTGCCGAATGTCTGGCGCGACTTGGTGTCGACAATGATGCCGCCACGAGTTGATTGCCCGACAAATTTTTTGGTGGGTGGGGGCGCAATTCTTGGACGCCCAAAAAGACAGGGGCCAGCCGGGCACGAAAAGAGAGAGCGCGCGTGTGAGAAAAAAGGGCGTGGATCATTATGGCATCGAATGTCTTTTTTTTTTCTTAATCGATTCAGAACTTTTGTCCTTTCATTTTTGTTCTCTCGTCGCGTACAGCATAAGAGAACCTCAAATAGAACAAGAAAAAGAAAAGGGAACCATGACTACACAATCGATGCGAATGTCGATGGGACAGAGACGAAAAAAGTGGGAAGGCCACCAATACACAGAGAAGAAAAGGGAGGAGAGGGAAGGAAAGAGAAAGAAAGAATCACACAGGGATGGTGGTTAGGCGTGGCCGGCATCTGCCGTGGCCGGTGGCAGTGGCGGCGGCGGCGGCGAAAGGGCAGACGACACGCGGGTCACCTTGGCGGCGAGGTCTCTGAGTTGCTGCCAAAAAGAGGCGTTGGGCCCGGCGCGTCGCCGCACCTTGCGGATCACGGTCATGGCCTCTGAGGCAGTGAGGCCTTCTTGAAGAATCAGATGGGCAGCGAGGATGGTGGTCGACCGCGAGATCCCGCCCATGCAATGGACGAGCACCGACTTGCCGCGCGCCATGGCCAAAGTGATCACGTCGTGCGCTGGTGCAAACGCTGGCGTAAGGTCGACCCCCAGATCGTCCTCGGCGATGATGATGTGATGGGCGTCGACGTGGCGTGGCAGGGCGAGCCCGTCAAGATCGCGCTCGGAGAGAACCGTCACCACACACCAGCGTGCTTGGTGGGCGGCGTCGTTGCGCACCATTGCATCGAGTGCACGCAGATCGCCGAGGTGGAGTCTGCAACGCACGCGATCGGCAAAAGGGCACATGTCGTCGTCATCTCCATCATGGCCTTGTCGATTGCGATCTCCATAGTGATGATTGTGATCGTAAACACGACAATCACAGGGGGTACTGTGGTCGTGTTGCGTGCGTTGAACGTCGTCCACGACACGGTCGACGGTCGTGCCGGCCATGCCCGACGCCGGTCGGCGCTCTTTGAACAAGAGTTGCGAGATCTCGGGAGGGGGCGCGGTGTTGCCGTCGATCGACAGGCGACCAGCCGCCGGTTGCATAAAAAAGAGCCTTTTCCGTTGTGTTTTTTACTTTTTTCCCTTTGTTTTTTCCTTCTAAAAAAAAAGGTTGCGAGAGGGCGATAGAGAAAAGAGAGAGAGAGAGGCGATGGAGGTCCGCGCTCTTTCCCGTGCGTCCGCAATTTTTTCTTTTTCCTTTGGCGTTGGCCTTTTGGTGGTCGGTCGCCGGGTGGCGGCGTGTTGATGAAATGAAAAAAAAATACGCCGGTGGTATCGCAGTGGGCCTTGTGTGGTTTTTGTTGTTGTTGTCGTCGCTCTGGTGCAGGTGTTTTTTTCTTATGTTTCCTTTTTTCCACCCACTTTGCGCTGTCTTTTGCATGTCAAATGGTTTTTTCTGGGTTCCCGTGAGATACTCCCTTTTGGCCGCAAGTGCGTGGCCGTTGAAACAATTGGCCTTTATGTTTTTTCTCTCTCGACGCCACACGACAAGAGGCTCACTCGGCGGAATGGTAGCGTGACAAATGCCTCGACACCATTCACTCTCTTTTTTTTCCTCTGCGTTGGAAAAAAAAGGGTCCATTTGGGCGATACGAGCGCACAATTGCCAGGCGCGTCAACAGCAGAATCGCATGCATAATGACCAAGAGAATTTTCATAGATTTCTTTGTAGTGCGCGTCGCTGTTGCATGTGGCGCATAATCTGCGCTCATCTTTCTCCCCTGAGCCGGCCCGCATGCCACATAGAGCATTTTCATGCCCTCTGGTGTCGCTTCTCTGCTCATTTCGGCACCCGCAAACATTGCTTCCCATGCCTAGAAAAAGTCGCCCGAGAGAGAAAAAAAATGATAGAGAGAGAGAGAGAAAAAAAAGATGGCGACAAACACAGAGCCGCGGCGTATCCTCTTGCGTGCTGTGGCTATGACGGGTTTGCTTTTTTCTCCAAGATGACAAAAAAAAAAGAATAACGCTCTGACGAGCATTGGCCCCTTCCCGTGCATAGAGCACTCAATCAAAGAAAAAAAAAGGATCGGAAAAGAGCACATCTTTTTGGCGGGTGGCCAGCCCGCGAGTCGGCTTTTTCCCAACTCTCTGTGCGACCATGCTCCATTTCAAAAAAAACACACTGCCGTCTCGGTGGCACATTTGTAAAAGAAGAAAGAGAATTTTAAAAACCCAATGACCTCATTGCCGTCTGCCCGTCACCAAGGACCGCACTTTTTTAATGTGTCCCCCACCTGATACAATTGCACAACGGATCGCTTTTTTGGTTTTTCTTGATCAAAAAAAAAGAGGCAGAAAAAGGCGGCCCCAAACAAATGACTGCGCTGCCAAAAAAAAGTGTCTTGCTTTTTTTATGATGACAAAGAAGCCTCCCTACTGTGGTCGGATCAAAACAACAACAACGCCAACAATAACGACGCGCTACACGAGGCAGCCTATCTGGGTTGACCGTGTGGGGCGCAACGTCGCGTCATGCCTCGTCCTTTTTTCTCTTTTTTTTTTGGTTTTAATCGTCCACCTCGTTGCCTGGCAACAAGAGGTCTTTGCTCGCAAGCCAATCGATCACGGCTTGTTTGAGTATCTCTTGGAGCGTCTGTTCAGAGTCGGTCTCTGGCGGCGACGCCGGCGGCGGTGACCATCCTGGAAAGACGCGAGATGCAGCCACGGGTTTTGCGCGACACCAACGCCCCAGCGGCGCAAGCATGCACAGGAGACGCTCGTCATCACATGGGCCGTGATCGTTATCGACACGCCTACGCTCTGATGCTGTCGCATCGCCGTCATGTCTCCATAGTGGGTTGCCGACACACCGGCACGGTGTTGCAATCTCGCGGTTGTAGGCCGCGTCAAAGAGCGCGACGTCATCAGCACGAGGCCTATCGCCGTCGGTCAGGGCCTTGGCGATGCGCATCGCCGCCAGCATAGGGGTGAAAGCAAAGTCAATGTCTTGAGCGCACAGGGTAACAAGCGTGTCCCACAGGTCGAGTTCGTCCAGGACATTGTCGCCGCACGGTGCCGACTTGGCGTGCTGTTCAATGAGACGCAAGAGCCGCCCGAGGCTGTCGAGATCGCACTCGGCGATGCAACGCCGGAAAACGAGGGTAACACGTTCGGCAGTCTCGAAAAGCCCCTGTGGCCAGTGCTCGATGAGACACATAACGAGCGGCAGCCGACCCTGTTGGGCGAGCACCCGCCCGTCGCTGCTGCCAGCATCCTTGGCGACAAACGGACACACGGGCCGTGGACACACCGAGCACAGCCACGACAGCACACGGATCGCCTTGGCCGGACGCTTCTCACCACGCATGACACTCGTCATCGCTTTGGGAACATCGAGTCGACGACGGCGAGGGTCGCGCACCGCGGCATACTCCCACAGCCATTGGAGCGTATTCAGACGCCGCGCAAAGGCCGCAGCGCAAAAGGCCGCGTCGACATCAAAGGGCATGCCGCGCGCCTCTAGCAAGGCCAAGAAGCGCCATCGGCAGTCCATCATCGCCAGGGCAAACCATGTCGACTCGTGGCGACCCGACGGTCCGTCTACGCAGGCAGGCGGCGGGGGCGCGATCAATCCCGCAGCGGCCACGTCCAACAGACGAGCAAAGCAGCGGTGATAAGGTCCTGCACAGGCATGGAGCCAACTCAACTTGCTCGGAGGACGCCCTCGCGCGGCCAGCACGGCCATTTCGTCTCCGCGTCCGCCCGCGCAGAGCGCATCCCCGATCAAACACGACACGCCGCGCCGCACCATGAGACTCTCTAGCGTGGCGATGGACGCACGCGTAATGCCCACGTGCCAGAGCACGTCGATAAAGGCGTTGAGCGTTCCTTGGTCACTGTCCCATCCTGTGCCCCACATGTTGGGCGCGCGGTAAACCCCCACGCGCGTGATCGATGGCGCATGCGTGCCAAATGAATAGGGCATCTCCAAGGCGGCGGTTGCCATCCAGGTCACCCCTGATGCCACAATCGCGGCCGCCGTCTGTTTGCGTGTGGCCCCGGCCTCGCGTGCGCACCAGGCATAGACCGCCTCGGCACTATCCCACCGCCCGGCGGCGATCGAGTCTGCTACAACCGATGCGCACACCACGCGTCCCGACGGCCATTTGGGACATCCGATAGGAGGTTCGGGATGCCCAATGATGGGCCAGTTGTGCGGGTGGCGACCCATGGCGGCCGCCTCGACACCATTTGGTTGCGTGATGATGTCGTGCCACAAGTGACATACGGCGCGCGCCGCAAACCGCCAGCGCGGATCGAGAAAAGGGCGACCGCGTCGCGGTACCGAGTCCACCCGCCACGCGGGTCGCGCTGTGGGCGTCGCCGCGCCGTTGAGGATCATGCGCAACAATTCGGGCGGAAGCAGATCATGCATTGTCGCGTCACCCCGTAAGACTGCCGTCGATATTTCATGTGCCTCCAAATCCATTGCAATCTCTTGTGCGCGCACAATGTCTTGTGACCTGGGTTTTTTCGTACCACGCCTCCCCTCTTTCCCCTTTTGTTGCCGTCTTTTCTCTTGGCGCACCTCTTTCTTTTTTTCCCCCATCGTCTGGCGACCGTTTGTTGGTCCAGGCATCTCGCTGCATCGCGCGACGCACAACAACCCCAACGACAAGTTTGCGATTTTGCAGTGTGGCCAATCACAGAGAATTTCCCTTTAAAAAAAGGCACAGGAGATGCTCCGAAACAAAAGACACCTTGGAAAGGCCGACGTGCGTCCGGCAGCGCAGCGGCTGTCCTCGCGTCACGCATGGAAAAAAAAGAGCATCCAATTTTGATGCCCTTGAAGCACGGTTTGCCCCATTTTCCCTAGCACGTCCATTTTGTTCTTTTTTATTATTGATTTTATTTTTTTTCTGTTTTTTTGGCATTGTCATGGGATGAGGGATGAGATGGCCGTTTGCAAAGCACACGCACTTTTGTTGCTGACGTGCAAAAAGGCGTTGGAGCGAGGACGCCTCTGTCGGCGCTCCTTTGGCACTAGCTGGCGCGGTCGCGGCGCAATATGCAGAAAAGCGTTGGTACGTGCGCGTCGTCGTCTCTGGGCCATGGTGCTATTATTGTCGTCTTCCAGACGTCTCGCTTGGGGGTCGGCGTCATTGCGTGATCGGCGCTCAAAATGGTCGGGCGACGAAGAACAATCCTTGGGCGATATATCACTGGATCGGAAAGAATAATGCATATCGGTGTGATGGTAAAAAGAGGCGGAAAGGTCGAGTATGCAGTGGGTCGGATGATAATGGCCCCTCGCGAAAATGTGGGACTGCGTGCGGGTGTGTGGTGTGTGGTGTGTGTCCGAAACGGGTTGATGCTAAAAGTAGCCCGCGCCCGATCTCCTTTTGTTTCCCTTTTTTTTCTCCGCTGTCGACTCTGCGCCCAAAACAAGATCCAATCGAAAAAAAGACGGGTATCTCCAAATGATCAACCAACAGCGACATAGACTTGTCGACGAGTTTGCCTCTGTTGTGGGCACGGACCAACAGCGCGAATTGGAGAAAAAAAAGGTCCAAACCACCGAATCGTTGTTATAACGACGCGCAAGAGTTGTCACCCATCGACAGGCCGGCACCAAGTCGCGCAATAAGGAAAAGACTCTGGACCCCAACCGCGGACGACAAAGAGGTTGGGAAAAAAACGAGGTGCGCACCTCCCTCCTTTTCCACCTGGCCACTGCGTTGGTTTCTTTGTCTATTCTATGCTCGCTCTTTTTTTCTTCATTTTCTTTTGGCCTTTTTACGGGGCATGTCAACCGACTTGTCCGTCCTTCTCTCTGCCCTCTCTTTGAGATAGGGACAAACAGTGACGCGTCCGGCAAGCAACACCTACCCATGGAACCCACAACGGCGAGCCCAAAAACATTGGGAAAGATAAACGCCCCGATCGATTTGTGCCACGACCAAGACGACGTGGTCGTCTCCGCCGCTGCCGGCACCACAGGGGAGCGCTCGCCAAACCGATCGCCGCCGCCTGGAGGGTCGGGTTGGATACGACGTCGGCCCAAAACGGGGCGTGCCAACGTCGTCGACACGCTCGATGATGACAAAGATGTCGATACGCGCTCGCCCCAGTCACGCACGCCGCCTCCCTCTGGCACTGTGGCTTGCCGGCCAGGCACAACCGTTGCCATTGACTGTTGCGACACCAGCGGTATCGACGACGATGGTGATGATGATGATGGTACAGGAGAAAACGACCAAGACGGTGCTGCCACGGCGCATTATACCGAGTCCTCTGTTTTCGGGTCGTTCGCAACGAGGATCATTGATCATGTCGAAGCGGCGGTGCTAGAGGTTCAGTCGCGCCCCGAGGCCGACGGAGCGCATGCGTGCGCACTCTCATCGGCTCATCGGCTCGCGCGCCTGGATGGCATGGCCGAGCGTCTGATGGAGGCCGCTGTCCAACACCAACGCCACAAGTCTGGACTGCCCGACCGCCGCTTCTCCAAACTGGTCAAGCGCAACGCGCGCAACACCAAGGCCAACGACATTGTGCGCGAGCGATTTCGCATCGCGCAAGGCCTGGGCAAGCACTACAACGAACTTTTCCATCCGCGCAGCAATCGCTTTATGGGCGGACCCGAGACGGCACCCGCCACGTCGGGCTTTCGCGCCAGGATGGCGCTCTTTTGGCTCGACACCTTGGCTCGCTTTGACCGCACGTTCAACACGCGGGGAGACCTACCAGCGCCCTCGATCCGCAAACCGCTGTCGGCGCGCAAGATGGCTCCGCTCTGTGACGACCCCCTCTTGGCCACGGCAGTCCTCGCCGACAAATTTGATCCGCCCGACGAGCGCGCCCGTATGCGCAAGCGTCCCGCGCCCCGACCGACCGCGCCCGTCGACTTTACTGGCCCACCTGCTCGGCCGCGGGCGCCAGTGCCTTTGGGTGCGCCGCCATCGTCGTCACGGTCTCTCCCTCGCGACATGACCCACAACTCCTCTGACGGCGACCGACCCAACCCATCCGGGTTGGTCACCGATGACGATGAGGAGGATAATCTGACAGACGACCAAGACGACTATTGAACTGGCCATGGGGGCAGCGCCACAATGTTCCTTTCCTTTAAACAAAGAGACAATGGGGTTGCGGTTTTTTCTAAAAGAAAAAAGAAAAGACCATCACAAGCTTTTTTTTGTTAAAGGGGCCATTGTGTATTTTTTCCTGTTGCGGCTTCGGGATGCAAAGAAAAGAGCACGCGCGCGAGGTCGCCGTGTGTATTTTTTGGGGTTTTCTTTGCGTCGACGCGGTCTGCGCAGAGTACCATGACAAGGCGCTGCGCCTTTGCCCAATCGCACCGCGGCAGGCTCTATGGGCCTTTTTGTTTGTCCACGACAAGGGCACAATCAAGAGGAAAAAGACAGACGCACCCCAAGATGCACACCAACAATCGACCCAACTTGGGGCGTGGCTCGGGCGCAGAGCAAAAAAATCGCTGGTTCTTTTGTTGGGTGGCAAGGATGCCCCGTGTGAGCGCCATCACCTCACATCCTCAAAAATCAAAGAAAAATAATAAAAAGCGCATGCACAATGAAACCGTGTCTGTGTTGACGAGAATGCGCACTAGAGATCACAAAAAAAGGGTTTATAACAAACAAGGAAAAGACATCACGAGGACAGGGACGGGTCGGCTAGAAAAGCGGCAGCGCCCACGGGCGCCCTCCCGTGCAGCGAGGGAGATCGTCCAAGTCGTCAAATTCGTCTTCGTCGATAATAGTCGCTTCGAGTTCATCCCAAGTCATGGGCAGGCGCCCCATCGAGATGTGGGGCGCATCCTTGAATCCAGCAGGACACTCGCCGACTGGCTCGACCTCGGCAAACAGGTCGGTGGGCACGTCGTTGTGACTAAAGCTGGACGATTGAAAGAGCACCCCAATCTGTTTGCCAGTGACGACGCGGTCGTTGAGCGCCACGAGATGGATCACGTCCATGTGCTGACGCGCTGGGATACGACGCACGAGCATAGAGAGCACCTCGCCGCAGCTGATGCCCGACTCGACACAGCGGCTCGCAAAGGCGATCGCATCGCGAATCACGTCGCGGTTCGGCATGACATGCGCCGGGTTGAGCGACGTATTGTGGAATCGCACCGTGTTGTCCGTGGCAAACGAAAACGCGCCTTCCAACTTGATGGCATTGTCGGCGACGCAGACACCCGCGGACGGGTTGACGGCCACCAAAGGCGCGAGCGCATCGCAAAGACGCCGCGCAGTCGCCGTGTTGCCGTTTAGGCTGATCGCGTTAAAGGGACCCTTTAGCGCAATGGGTCCAGCGTTGATGTCGTGCGTGCAAGATGCCTTGATGTCGTGACTAAAGCCTACCGCGTCGGCAGTGACCCTCGCGACGTCAAAGGCGACTGTAGCGACGCGGATCAGGCCGCCGCCCTTGACGAGATTGTCGGCAGGCATCGTGTCCAAAAACGCCACAAACTGAGCGAGGGTCACGTAATCGTTGGCAGTGCCGGCGACTGAGGGTGTCGCAATCACATCTGCCTGGTCAGCCAACTGCGATACCAGCGCATTTGATGGCATCTGCTGCGCTTGTCCTTTAGCACACTCGGGCTGCACGGACGCTGTCTTGTCGGATTTTTCAACGTCCGACCCTGCCGCTGCCTCATCGACTGTGTCAATGCGGACATGAATCGGATTGGGTACGGCCACCGCGTCAGCCACATGCTCGCAGTCTATGCGTGAAGCATGAACGGCCTGTGCAGATTCAGACTCTGTGTGCTCTGGCTGCGCAACGAGGCTCGCGGCAGACTGTTGCAATCCACTGTCTGCCTCGGTCGATGGCGCATCGGTCGACGCAGGCGGTGCCGAAACCGGACCCGCCGACTCTTGCGCCACCCGCTGCGTGTCTGGGCATTGGCGTTGCTCTTCAATCACGCGGATGAGCGCTGCGGCGGCCGCATTATCGCCTAGTCCCCGGAGCGTTTGAATAATGTGCTCATAGCGAGAGTTGTTCGAGGTCGATGACATGGTTGCTGTTGTCGTCGTTGTTGTTGTCTCTTCTTGTGGTCTTGGTGACTCGTTGTTGTCGAGTTGCTTGTGGCAATACAAGAATGCAACATAGAGTACCACCATTTTATATAGGCACGCAATGCATCCTTCTACCGGTCGAGTCTGTGTCCAATAACAAAAGCGGCCGTATGGGTACGTTTTTTCCATTTGCCAACACAACAGGCCGGCGCTGGCCAAAAACAAGAAAAAAAAGGATGTGTGCTCGTGCATGCTATCGCTTTTTTTTGTTGCCCGTTGGGTGTGCGCGTACGGATGCGCGTGCCTTTTTCTCTCATTTTTTTCTAAAAAATACAAGAGAAAAAGACGCCCCTGTTTTTTTAGAAAAAGGGAAAAAGACACCAAAAAAGGACGGGCGATCGCAATAGCGCGGGTGTCTTTTGCGCGTACGCGGCATGATCTTTCTTCTCTTTTTTTTGTTGTCGTCGCTCAGTGTCGTCCAAGACACCGCAGAGGCATGAGGAATCGCCTGATTGTATAGTTGGCGCGCCACCTGACAAGGACACACGCACTCTTGCGCAGCAGCAGCAGTAACAACAAAGCGCGAACCTCTCCTCTTTTTCTTTTTTTTTTCCCCAAGAAAAATTGGCTTGTCTGGCGTCTCTGACAGCGCCAGCGACACCGTTTTCTTTTTGGCACTGTCGGCTTGTTGACACCATTCCACGTGCCCCCCATGTCGACGGCCGCACAAGAGGCCGTCAATGCCCAAATTCAGGCGCAACTTGTCGCAGCCACGGCGCCGCGACCCCGACGCACGTGGCTCATTGTCGGCGCCATCGTGGCGATCGCCATCATCGTCGGCGCTATCGTCTTTGCTGTCACGCGACGCAGGCCACCGCCACAGCGCCAATGGGTGAGGACCGATGGCGTTGATGCCGAGTGCGGCACGCCGTGCGACGTCGCCGCCTATCGCGATGTGCCCACGTACGCCGACTGCCTCGCGCGCACCGGCACCGTCTGGCAGGGCGTCAACTTTTTCACCTACAACCCAACGACCCGATTGTGCTCGCTCAAATCCATTCCCGAACCGTTCCGCTACAAGGCCGACGCCTCACTCCAAGGCGCCACCTACCGGTTCCCGCCAAAAACCTCGTAATGGTCGTGTCGCACATTGTGACTTTCTTTTTTTTTTGTTATCGCTTTTGTGCGTACTTTTGAATAAATCCACCGTTTATTGTCCAAGCACATTTTTTCCCAATTCCCTCATTCTTTGTCGGCGCGTGTGCAATGGCTCTGACAAGACAGAAAGGCCATATTTTTTTTGAAGAAAAAAAAAGAGGACATTATAGTGCAATCGTGCATTTTTTCGTCACGAAAAAGGATGGCGGCCGCGAAAAGGCATCACAAAAAGGGGCCATGTTTGTCTGTGTGTGCGTGTCTCCTCTTTTAGGCGGCCGCGCCATTGGTGGGCTGATAGCGCGCAGGCATTCAGGAAGGAAAAAAAAAGATGACCGTATGATTTTTGCACACAGGACAGAGGCGAGGCAACACGCCATAGTAGGCACGAGGATCAAGATGTCGACGACGCAACGGGATAAAAGGCCCACAGACGATTGCGCGCTGCAGCTGTGGCGTCGGCAGGCGGCTCGATCAATTGCGGCACGCCATAAATGTCGCTGATGACGAGGCCCTGGTAGGCGACGTCACGTCGTATGGTTGTGTTGGTGATGCGACCGAGGGCTTGCGGACTTGCGCCAACGCTGCCCGAGGGGCCGCTCAGCACCCAGCCGCTGCTGCTGGCACCGGCCACCTGGGGCACATTTTGCGGTGCCACGAGATAGACCAATGCTGTCGGGGCCCTCGGGTAGTGGATCGCAACAAGGTTTTCGGGTTTGTCGGTAGACAGCGTTCCGGCGGCGGCGTCATAGGTCCACACCGTGGCGTTGGTCGCCGTGGCCTTGGGATCGAGATCGGCCGCCTTGTAGAGTTGGCCTGCGCTCCACACATTGAGGAAGCCAAAGTCGCCCCATTTGATGCGATAACGCCCCGACGGCAAAATTTGCCCTGTCGGAGGCGGCGTGTACGAGCCGTTTGAATCGCGGCGACGTCGCTCGACGGCAAAATAGACAATGACCCCCAAGAGGACTGCCGCCACGGCAAGAGCCACGCCCCAGGCGATGCGACGGTTTCGTTGGGCGACCGTAGCCGCGGCCGCCATGTCCGCCACGGAAGCGACAGTAGTCGGAGGCGTTGTTGTGGACGACGCGCTCATGATTCTTTTATGCAGGCGACGTCTTTATCTCTTTTCCTCATGACGCGCGTCCACAAAGAACACAGGCGGGACTAGAGACGGCGCAGCGCTCGTGCAGTGCTTTTGCCGTCAAAAAAAAAGGTGGCGACACAACTCAGTAAAATCTTTTTTTTTCTCTATCAACAAAAGGCCCTGACCTATTTTTCTTCACTGCCGCCGCCTCTTTTCTTCTTTGTCAAAGGTGTACGCACGCCTGTCTTTCCTTTAGTGTGGTTTGCGCCAATCACAATAGACCACAAGGAATCACGAAAGACGCACTGATTGCGCCAAAAAGGGGAAAAGAGAAAAAAAAAGAGACACCGCCGAGGTTCGCAAAGGGACTGCGTAGTCGCGGCGAAATATCGAGACACAGAAATCAGGCAAAAAAGCAGGATAGAATAGAGACCGAATACAAAGAAACAATGGAGCCGACGAGCGCTATAGGCGCCGACGATGTCAACGGTTGGCTTCAGCGCAGTCTCGACTGCGTAACCTGCGACGGCAATGCAGACACACAGGCGCTGGACATTGTCCAGTTTGCGCACGATTTGGCCGTCGCCCGCACAGTCATCGCGTCGATACGCGCCGACGGTTTTTCCGACGACGTTGTGCTCGCGGGCATTCGTGTCCCCCATCCGCGCAAAGCACGTAAGCTGGCCACGCTCACCGTGGAAGAGTGCGGTGCGGGTGAGTGGCGCGCGCTCGCCGGCATGAAACCAAAAGCCGATGAGCGCGTTTTGGGATCAGATATATCGCCTCTGGGCAATGACACTGTCGCTGCGCTGCTCGCCCTTTCGGCCCGCAGTCGCATGGCGCCGTTTGGAGCCGTAGCAGGGTGTGACGTTGCCGCCAGCGACGCCCGTGCGTGGGTTGTGCGTATGAGTCGCGAACTGGCGTTGCGGTCCACCCCGTGGGACCTCTCGGCGATTGATCAAGAGGTTGGCCTGGCACGCACGCTCATCGATGCGATGGCGACACGCCGCAACAGATGCGTTGGTTCGGTGCCGGTACGCCTCACTGGCCGTGGTCTGAGCGCCGAGGACGCGTCTGCATACAAGGCGGCGATCACGCTATGGGATCGCTATGGCCTTGTCCTCTTTGCCTCTGGCATGCCCCCGCGTACGCCCGGTGACGACCCGTCGTACGGGTTGCGCGTGTTTATTGCCGCCGCCGAGCGCATGCAAGCCACGCCGGGGTTTTATCTCACATTGGTTGCTCCGGCCATTGCGGCACGTCTCCAGCCCAGTCTCGACGCACTCGACAAGACCGCCGCCTCCGAGCCAGCCGACTTTGCTTCCCAACAGCAATGAAAAACCGGACCTAAAAATACAGCCCGTCGCCGCCCCGCCCCCGTTCTCGTCCCCTTTGAAGAAATCATGACACGTGTTTATTCCTATTTCCCTCGTTTTTTACGCCGCACAGCCAAGACAAAAAAAAGACTTTTTTTTGTCTTGGCGCCACCGGATACGCAGGATTATCTTTTTTTTCTTTCTATTTTTTGTGAAATGTATGTTGCGATTGCTAGCCAGCATTTTTTTTCTTTGAGTGACTGGCTCCGTGGACGCCCAAGCCGAGGCGGCCAGACTTTTTTTGGGGGGGGGGGGCGGGTCCCGGCCTCAGTACGACCTGTTTGACCCCGAAAAGTCGGCTGAATGGCGACGTGCAACGCGGGCGTTGGTCTTTTTGGACGCGACGCGTCCCGTCTGGGCTGGCGCCTCGTGATGCAGCGTGCGAGGCGGCCTCCAAGGCGCAACGTCAGATGACTTGGCGCGCACACTGCCAGTCGAGTCAGGTGCCGGTCCGTTGCCCGACGCCAAAACGGTCGGGATGGCCCAGTAGGTGCGCAGAGCCAGGTCGGCCGTCTCGATGGCCCCATCGACCCATCCCTGCGACCAGGCAAACGAGTCGCCGACGCCCAGTACGGGGGCGCGCGGCCCCAACGGCGTGATGGCCTTGCGGCGCATGGCTGAGATCGAGCCCGCCGGATGGCGTTCCGACCGCCAAAACGCTGTCCCATAGGGCCAGTGACGCCACACGAGGCGTTCGACGCGGCCCATGCGAGCGCGATCGACGCCCGTCACAAGACCAATCTGGCGGAGTGCCTCGGCAACGAGGCGCGGCGCACGGTCGGCCGGATGCCAGCGCAAGGGTGTAACAGCGGCAGGCGCGTCGGGCAAGAGGTCAACCCAAAAGTCGCTGTCGGCCTGATCGACATAGATGAGGGCCACCGGCAGGCGATCGCCAAACGGGAACCACACCTGACGCGCAGGCAAGTCGCTCACGTTTTTGCCACCGGCACCGAGACCGACACGTGCATCGGCCCACCACGCACGCTCAAACCACAGATAGACCTTGACGGCGCGCCACGCTTCGACGGCGCCAAAGATGGCCTTGGCCACGGGCGGCCACGGCGCGTCGATGCGCACGAGATCGTCGCGCGGTGCCGAGAGAATCACATGGTGGGCACGCAACACCCATTCTTGTTGGGGCGCTGCATCGTCCCCGTCCGGTTGCCTTGCCATGGCATCACCGTAGGCATCCTCGGGATCGATCGAGGGTCCGCTGTCGCTGCGTCCTTGTGCGCCCGCGCGGTCGTCGTTGCGATGCCGCCCGCCACATATGTTGAGTCCATCATGTTGAATAAACACATCGGGCCGAGTGCCACGCAGACGGCATTCGACAATGGGATGGCGCTCGCCGTGACGGCACGTCGTGCATGGTATGGTGGCATCATAAAGCAGACGCATGCCGACCAGGTCTGTATTGAAAGCGGTCTTGAACTGGCCCGTGCCTTTTGAAGCATGGTCGTGCGTATGGCCATGACGATCGTCCTCACGGTTGTCACCCGTGGCGCCGCGATGGCGTCCGGCCACCAGGCCTTCGTAGAGCCGTGTGGTCACCGAGCGGAACCCGCCAACAACCCAATGCTGCGGTGAGTTGAGTCCGCTCAGCGAATACTCTTGGCGAATGCCGGCAGCTGCGGCCACAGCGCCGCGCGTAAAGTCGTACCCGCTGGCGTCGAGCGCGTATTCAAAGGCCTGCTGAGAGAGGCCGCGGTCCAACAGCGCACGCCACAGGGTGACGCGTCCAAGCGCGGGGTCGCCACACGCCGAACGTTGCGCACATTGAATGTCGGCCACACGTCCGGCCACATCATCAGATGCCGCCGGCGTCGCCACACCCTGGCGGATGGCGGCAACGACGATGCCTTCAGCCGCCAACTCGCGGTCCAGCGCATGCTGGATGAGTGCCGAGCCGCTCTTGCCGCGCTCGTCGGCAGGCAAGTTATAGAGCCGACCGGCGACCTTGGGCAGATCGCGCATCCGTGTGCGTTCGCCCCGTAGATAGGCCACATTTTGCGGAAGTACATAAGGCACCTCGACGGTCGACACGCCGGTCATGCGCAACACCGCGGCCGTATAGTGGTCGATGTCGGGAAAGGTGCGCATGGCGCCGAGTTCAACAGCCGTCGGCGAACCCTCGACGGGCAGCGACTGCAGTCGTCCACCGACAATGGCGCCCCGCTCGACCAAGGCCACTGTCAGATGGGGGTAGTATTGGCGGATGCGTGCTGCGGCAAAGAGGCCGCTCACGCCGGCGCCCACGATGAGCACATCGACTGTCTCTACATTGCCGTTGCTGTCGGCGTCGCCATCATCGTCGCCCGAAGCACGCCGCCGTTCAGTGTCGATATACTTGGACTGTTCCTGTGCGCGCGAGTCCCCGGCTCGGTCGCTGCGGTTCTCTGGCGCGTGTCTGTCCTTTCGTCCTTGGCGGCGGGTCTTGTTTGTGCTCGTTGCCATTCTCTCTTCTCTTTTATAGACGCAGGGGGCGGTCCTCGTTGCCCATGCGCGGTACCAATCCTCGCACGTCGGCAGGGGAAAGCCAAAGAGCGAACGATGTCGCCCAAAGCGGCGGGCAGTCTCGCTTTGGTCCCATGCCGAGGGACGCGATAGACATGGGCGATGCACCGCCTTTTCGTGCCCATCTTTTACAAGTTTGCAGCACAAAACAGGCCAATGTTTCAAAAACTATTATGTTTCTTTTTTTTAGTTGTATTGTTCTGTAGCCTCTTTTCTTATCGGCAGCGACCGCCGCGCAAAAGAAGGCTCCCACAAAGACATTCACCCAAATCTTTTTCCTCTTTTCCTTTTGTAAAAAAAAACACAAAGAATAGCGGTGGCGACGGTCACCGTTGCCAGGTCTGCCGGGAGGGGACCGTAATGCTTCCCCTTTTCTTGAGAAACTTTGGGGCGGGAGCGATAGGGCGAGATCGCGTACCACGGGAAACGGCCCAATGGTGCGGCGGGTGCGCGCAACAGATTTTTTAGTGTTTTTTCGTATTTTTAATAATTTTTTTTCAAAATTCCTGTGACAAGGACGGAAAAAGGGTCCAACCGCGTCTCGCCACCGTCAGCGGTGCCTCCTGTTTTTTTGTCTTTTCGTCAACAAACCAAAAAGAGCGAGCCACGCAACCAAAGAAAAGGCGCTGTTTGGGTTTTGCTCGCACACTCTTTGCTTCCCATTGGCCTTTACCTCCTGTGCGTCTGGATTGGTCTTGCTGGGGGCGCCTCCTCTTGCGCATTGGTTTTCACATCACTGGCCATACATCGCTCACAGTTATCGAGGCTAATTTTTTGCAACGTGCCCGCCGTCATACCACCAAAATCTCATTACCTCGACGAGAAACCAAAAGACAAAGAAGGGGATTTGTGATCCGGGTGGAAAAAAAAAAGAAAAAATGGAAGACATCCAAAAGGCGCTCGATTTAACAAAGATCGGCCTCGACGGCAAGCCCGTCGTCCTCACGCGCGCACAACTCGTCGAGTATTTTGCTCGACGCTACCCGTATGTGCAACTGCACAACCGCGACGACCCCCTGCGCGAGCACAATATCGGTCCCGCCGTCTCGTACATCGTCCAGTGGTACGACCGGACGGTGCCCTATGCGCGCCACCACACCGACCCACTGCCCCGCATCATCACGCCTCTTGATGCCGACGGCCTGGCCCACGGTAGCGAGCGCTACTTTTACGAGACGCTCACGTCCGAAGGTGGCATCACCTTTTGCCATGGAAAGGCCGTCGAGGTGACCAAAATGCCGTTTTGCGACGCGCTGTGTGTCAACGCCATGCCACTCGACCACATCGACCAGATCAATCGCGCCGTACAGGCCCAGAGCATCGGCAGGGACTACTGGGACGTGTGCGGTCTGGCGCGGCGCGCCGTCTCCCGGTTCCTTTTGGCCTCTGCCGGCGAGCACATGCGCAGCATCCCGTGGGAACTGCGCCAGATGATCTTTTCTCATGTGCTCCCGATCGAATTGCACGACCACCGCAAGCGGCGAGGCTATCGCCTTTTGACCGACGAGTTTCGCCAGCGCTCTTGGTTGTCCAATGTATAGGAAAAAAATGAAGATTCCGGCCGACCCCCCAACAGCCCCTCTTTTTTGTGCATATTGTGTGTGTTTTTTCTAGTTTTTGCAAATTGCCCTTTTGTGGCTGTTGCTCTGTAGTCCTCTTTATGACGACCTTTTTTTATTAAAAAAAAAGAAAGAGAGAAGAGATTGTCCCATCTTTGACGACCCTGGCGAGTGTCTGCGCTGCGTCCTTTTTTTTCTTTCTCCCCTTTTTTTGTTGTCTGCCTTTTTCAAAAAAAAAGAGGATTGAGGCCGTTGACGGCCGACCACCACAGGCGATGTCTTTATCTGTTTTTCTTTTTTTTTCTGCTTTTGCACAACACACAAAATCTTTTGCGGCACTGGCGCGTGGCCTGTTGAGTAAAATGGGAAAGAGAAAAAAAGAAAAAACAACAACCAACAGCCCACTGGCGCATCTCCTGAGCACACACTTTTTCGGCCCTTTGCCTCTTTTCCAGACTCTGGCAAAAAAAATTGGCACACACCGCAGGGCGCGACTGGACACCACAAAAGAAGATATTTTTTTCTCTATTTTCATTCTTGCCAAGGAGCCAAGGACGCACAAGAAAAAAACACACACAACAAGCCAGGCATAATTGGTCCTCGTGCAGTGCGAGGACAGAAGAAGAAAAGAGGCAAGCCCAGTTATGGCATTCTCGACCGCCAGCGCTGCGCAAGGCGCGGCGGGCACAAAAGTCGACAACGATAATGACCCGCGCGCACACGCGAGCATCATTTACTCGCGTCTCTATTTGGGCGGCATCAATGCGCTAGAGGCACTGATGCGAGCGACGCCCGTAGAACAGGCCGACTGGTGCGTGCTCACCTTTTTAGCGCCCGACGAGTATTATGAGACGGTTGATCGTGTTTGCGCGGCGGCGCACCACAAGTTTGCCGTCGACGACGCGCCTCACACCGATCTGTCGGCGCATTTTTCTCGCGCGCACGAATTGATCGAGTCTGCTCTGGCGCGTGGCCAATGCGTGCTCGTGCACTGCGCCGAGGGCACATCACGCTCGCCCACCGTCGTGTGCGCGCATCTCATGTTTAAACGCGGGATCGACGCATTTGATGCACTCGACACGGTAAAGAGCCTACGGCCGCAGATCAATCCCAGCCCGACCTTTCGTTGCCAACTCATGGCGCTCTCTTTAACATTGGCGCCCTCGTCACTGACGCGCGGCATGTATTGTGATCACAGCCGATTTTGAATCGACACGCGCGCCACTGTGGTGCCAGCCTCATTTTCCTTTTGCAATGCATTCTTGTCGGAACCTTGTTTTTTCTGCGTGTGTATGTGTCTCACTGTACCGGGCGCAAATCCGGCCACACCAATCGTGAAAAAAAGAGCCAAGTAAAAAGGTGACCAGGCAAGAGAGGAAAAAGGCCTTTTTGTTGTCGTCTCTATAACTTTTTGTCCTGCGAGCACAGGCCACCAACCAGGGTGATGCACATTCCTTTTTTCTTTTCTTGTTTCTAGCACGAACAATGTAAAAAAAAGAATGGCATGTGGCTCGCACCACCGCGCTAGAATACCAGGGTTAGATATATTTTCCCCTCGGTAGAGCGCGTATTATTGTTGTGGCGCGACTTGTGCCATGGCCGCAGGGACAATTTCAGAGGCCGTTACGGGCTGCCCATCGACCCACGTGCCAGCCCAGTGCGATCCATCGGGCCAGGTCATTTCGCCATGACCGTTGCACGCGTCGTCGCACCACGACCCGACATAACGGCGTCCGTCTGGCCACGAGACGTTGGCCACTCCGTACGTTTGACCCTCGCACCAGGTGGCCGCAACGCAGACGCCGTTGGGATAGGTCACCATTCCAGAACCACGTAGTTGGCCGTTCCAGAAAGCGCCCTCATCCACTCGCCCGTTTGGATATGTCATGATGCCGTCGGCCGTAAATTCGCGGTAGACATGCCAGCCAGTCCAGCGACCCTCGAATTGCTTCCCATCGGGCCATGTAACCGTGCCGCGTATAACGTCGCCGTAGCGCGCACGCATGTAAACGACACCGTCGGGCAAAAAGAGAGTGCCCCCATACGGCCACGGGTTTTGTCGAGCGGCAGCATCACAGTTTGTTCTATCCCAAAGAGGGCACCTTGTGGTGGGCGCGACAGGGTGGGACGGCGCCGAAAGGGTCATGGTGCCATTGTCGCCATGGCCTTGCGCCACGGGGTAGTACAAGTCAGAGCGGCCATAGTGGATACCGCATCCGGGAAATGTGTTAACGCTGGAGGAGTTGTCGCACGGACCCTCGCCGTGCGGATGTCCGTCGTGCCACTCGCCCCCATAAACCCATCCTTGTTCGTCAGCACGTTCGCCATAACCATGGTGGAAATCATTGCGCCACATGCCCCTGTAACGCGAGCCATTGCGGTAGACGCGCACACCGTATCCGCACGCGCGTCCATGTGCCCAGTAACCGTCGTGATGTGGCGCGGCGTCGTCGAGATCGGAATCGTGGCGACGCCGCGTGAGCGCCCTCCCGTCTCGGTGTTTGGTAGGCAGCGCGATGCTCAGGCCGTATCCGTGAGGGCGGCCATCAACGCTATCGCCCCAGTAGATACGCCCCGGCGTCATCAGGGCGCCAACGTCGGCGCCCGTCGTCGAGGCGACGCTACCCTGCGCCCTATAGAGCCACTGCCAACTCTTGCCGGCATCAAGGAAACCCTCGTGGAGTGGAGGGCCGAACCACTTGAGACACAAAAACTTCCACAGATGATTATCGCGCAAGAGTCGGTTGTAATGGGAGCAGGTCGATCCTAGGCGGACGACATCCAAGGCTTGACCGAGCGCATAAGCGATGCGCAAGACGATTTCGTCGGGCATGTTGGCGAGTGTCGCCATGCTATGGTCGCACATCATTCCTCTTTTTTTTGCCCACAATGCGCTAGGATGGCTTTTGCTGTATGTGCTGTCTAAAGAAAAAAAAAGAAAAGAGAGGCCCGAATGTCGTCTCTTGGTCGGCTCACTATAATTTCTTGTGGCGTGTCTATCAATGTTCCTTTTCGCGCCGCGACAACCCCAAACCCATTTTCCCCTCTCTTTTTTCTGTGCATGCCCAGTTTTGGTTGGTGCCGTCATCTGACCAATGGGCGACAAGAAAAAAAAGAAATGGCCACCGAAAGAAAGAAAAAAAGTCCTGAGAGAAAGAGAGCCACAACACAAGAGATACTTTTTGGTCCGGCGTGTGTGTGGGCCTCTTTTCCCTTTCAGAGACGTCTGCCCTGAGTTGCTCCGCTCCTCCGCTCTTTTCCTTTTGGGGATGGACATATTTCTCTCTTTTTAATTTGTGACAGACATTTTTTGGGGGATTATGATGCTTTTGTTCCTTCCAGACGCCTTTGCGTGGCCACGCAAAGGCGCCCCTTTTCCATCGCCCTTGGCTTTGCCATTCATTGGCTCTGACACACACACAGCCGCAACACAAAAAAGCAACAACAAAAAAAAGAGAAAAAGGGACGACAAGAACATGCGCCGAGCACGTTCCTCTTTTTTTTCTCTAAAAGTACAAGGACATTGAATGACACATTGTCTGTCTAGCAAGACGCATTGGGGAAAATCACAGAGAGACAAACACATTTATTTGCACAAGTGGGAAAAAAACAGTGACAGGGGATATTGCACGCCGAAAGAGCACAGCAATCCCGGAACATGTGTGGTCCTTCTTCTTGCATCACGCCGAACGAGCCGACAGAGATTAGCGCCATCAATGAGAATGGCGATCGGGTAACGATGGTTGTGATGACGGCAACCGCATGGGGGTCTAGATCGAGTCGGGGACACGGAAAGCGTAAAAGGTGTTGCCGGGGCGCGAGTTTTGGCCATAGCCAATGCCCCAATAGACCCACCCGTTGACGACGGCCGGCGACGAGATGACGGCGGCGCTGGGCGAATACTGCCACAGGATGGCGCCCGTGGCCGCGTCGAGCGCAAACATGGTGGGCGACGTGGCGCCGCGACTGCCGACCCCGGCAAAGACCACGCCGTTGGCTACGGTGAGCGACGACCAGGCCAAAGGCCACGCCGCGACAGCCTCTTCGTGGGTGGCATTGACGAGGGCGAGACCTTCGGGCACGGGCGTCTCCCAGAGCACGGTGCCCGTGGCCGGGTCCAAAGCGGCCCAGGTGCCGCCACGGGTCACACGACCGTCCTTGAGCGTCTGGTTGACATAGGCGCTGTTGGAGCCGGCCACATAGATGCGGTCGCCGTCAAATGCCGAGCCCCACTGGAAGCCGCCCATGTCGCCACCGGGCACAATCGACTTGATCCACACAATGTGCCCATCGACTGGGCTCAACGCGTAAAAGATGCCGCTCTTTTGGCCGACGCCCAACAGAGGTACTTTGACGTCGCCTGAGCGGTAGAAAAAGCGCATGGGCGCCTGACCGAAATCTGAATCGGGTCCGGGGAAAGCCGGGCAGTTGGGTCCGGGACCGCCGGGGATACCCAAGAGCCAGGGCTTGCATGCCAGATTCCACACGTCGAGACCGTGGAGCAGTGACAGCGACTTGTTCCATCGCACGGCACCCGTATCCATGTCGAGGGCGATAATGGCCTCGGCCATGTTGGCCGGGTCAAAGGCGCAACCGCGTGCGTCGCCCTGGTTGGCGTCGATGCATGCCTGCACATCTGCGGGCACTTTGTAGTTGTTGCCCGTGCCAATGTAGACGGTGCGTTCCTCTAGGTCGATCGAGGGCGACGAGCCCCAGACGGCCGCGCCCGGATACTCGGGCGTGGTCACAAAGCGCTGCCAGACAATGGCGCCGGTGCGCGCGTCGAGCGCCACCATGGAGCCGCGAAAGGTGCAACACGGGTAGTCGGGAAACCCGGCATAGACCGACTCGTCGCTCGACACGCCAATGTAGACGCGGCCGTCGACGACCGTAGGCGACATGGTGATGATTGACAGCGGGTGAGTGTCCAAGAGGGTCTGCCACACAAGAGCGCCCGTGCGTGCCGACAGACAAAAGACGCGGCTCGATCGGCTGTCGCCGACATAGAGACGGTCGCCGTGGAGAGCGGGGGTACCGCGCGCTGAGGTGCCGCTGGTGCGGCCCGATGACGGCGTAAAGACGCCATGGTTGCCAGTAAAGTTGCCTAGAGCGGCGCGCCAAATGACATCGCCCGAACACCCGTCGAGCGCCCATACATAGCCGCCCATGTCATTGACATAGACCGTGCCGTCTTTGGCGACGGCGGGCGGTCCCGATACGTCGCCCACAAGGGTGGCAGTCCATTCGACATCGAGGCATCCGACAGTGTCGGCCGAAACCTGCGTCTCGCCGATGGCATGGTGTACATTGTCGAGGCCACCGCCCCAATTGGGCCACCATGCCGCACGACCCGCGGTGGCCACGGGAGCGTGAGACAACATCACGACGGCGACGACGACGAAAAGGGTCGCCAACAATGCAGTTGGCATGATACGGCTGTCCTCGCGCATGGGAGCGCGATGGCTTTTTTTAGAGAGCATCTGGTTGTCTAGGCAGGAGGATTGGGTTGGGGCGAGGTGTGAGGTCTGTTACAAAAAAAGACCGGATCGGCTCGTGCTTGCTTTTTGTAGCCAATTGTTGTAACCACGCGATTGGTCAATCTGTATGATATGGGATGACGTTTTTGGCGTCGACGACCAATCGTTGTTTGTCAAGACAAACACACAGGCCCAAGAGAAAACCGGCGTCTTTCGCAGTGCAACAAAGCGGAAGAAGAAAAGAATTTTTGGAAAAAAGGCTACGATTTGACAAATGCAGCCTGTGGCGCGGTTCGACCCAGTGCGCGCGTCTCTCTTTTTGGTCTCTGTGCCTTTTTTTTCCAGGTGTACCGCCTTCCCGCTTTTTTTTGCAATCTACAGGTTACATGCCCTATGTGATGCATTTTTTTCTTGAATTACCACAGCGACCTTGGACCAATGGACCTTTGTTTCAAAAAGGTCAACCAAACATCTCAAGAGCGCGTGTGTCTGCTTTTTTTCCCCTTCCGCCCGACTGGGTGGACAAAATGTGTGACCAGACGTGCCCTACTCCCTCCCCCAAACAACGTCTATTCCGTGCCGGTCAGGAAAAAATGATTGCTGCAGGCATATTTCAGGCGCCCCGCAAACTTTTGCGTCTTTGGTTCATTTCCCCAACTTGAGGGTCTGACGGACGTCGAGTGTCTTTTTTCCTCCTTTTTTTTACGAGTTTCTCGGGGGCGGCCCACGCGTGTCTTTTTTTTCTTGTTGCCAGTGTTCTCTTTGGGAATAAAAAAAATGGCCTGCATTCTTTGCCAACGCGAGCGGGACTCTGGTGCAATGTGTCGCGGCCCGTCTCGCTTTGCATAGCCCCACTGGGCAACCAACAGCCTCTGGTGACGGCCAGAAAATATTTTCTGCACCATTATCTTTGGCGATCGCCTGCTTTTTTCCCCTTTGCATGCCGAAAAGAAAAAAGACGATGCAACGGCAGACCACGCATCGACAATGCAAAACAAAAAGATGCACAAAGATTGGACTGTGTGCACTTGTTGCAATAAGCGGGGAGACTACCCATGCATGTCTACATATGCACATGCCGACATTCCGACGAGCATTTGCATTTATTTTATAATGTGGCTCGGCATGCCGGCGGTGCGTCCATTGTCGCATCTTTACGCACGAGTTCTCTGAGACGAGCACGGTTGCGTGGGACAATGGTGTTTGCACAGTATTGGTCATCGTTGATGATGATGATTGACCATCGTCGCTGTTGTTATCGCCATCCCGGAATGATAAATTGTGGCCGACACCGTGTTCATCCTGTGTAGACAATGGTGTCCTATAGTCGAAACATTGGCCTCTGATCAAAGGCGCCCTGCGGCAGGCGTGTCGGTCCCAACGCATTCCGTACTCGTGCATATAGCGCAGACACTCGACGTGATCGTGGTAGATGGCGGCCTTGAGAGCGCGTACGTCCCATGCACATCCATTTTTCTTTTGCGACCACAAAGGCCGAGCAGAGCAGGGCGCCCAGGACGACGCAAGCCGCACAGTGCGCGCGTGCCATGACTCTGGCGTGCGCGGTGGCGCGTCAGGAAATCCGGGTAGTTTGGGAACATCTGCTCTGGCCGCTGTCATTGTTGTCGGCTGCCGCGCGTGTGGTGTGTGCATGCGTGTATGTGTGTGTGCACGCACTCACAGATAGGTTGGAGATATATCGCCCTGTTTAGCCGCAGACGCGGCGGGCATCCAAGGCTGCGTATCAGGAATGACGAGTTAACACGCAAGAGTCTATACAAAATACTTTACAGCCAGTAAGATTACGTTTATGATTGTAGAAGATTCATATCATTGGTGATAGCGTGGTAACTCGTCATTCCCGATACGTCGCCCTAAGTGGACGCGCATTTGTCACTTTTTTCCTTTATTTTGGCGAATCGCTCCATCCCATACACTAGTGTCTGGCCCACTTTTTTTTGTTGCGCTATTTATTTCGTATTCGTCGGTCGTTATTGGTGTGCGTCCAAGGCTCTCATTGTCGCGGCGTCGCATATCTTTGAACACGAGCAGGGCGTGCGTGACGACCACGCAGCGCAGACGATGACAACAGCCAATGTTGGTGTGACGAGCCTGCCCGCCGAATTGATGTGTGCGCTATTTGAACATCTGGATGCGGGGTGGCGGCCTCTGGCGGCCCAGGTTTGCCAACAGTGGCGCGCTTGTGTGCGTAGGATCGTGCTAGCCAAACGCGACAGGCACTTTGATTCTACCCATGCATTGCGCCCCGACAAACACACGCTTGCACTCGCAGTACGAGGGGGCCACGTAGGTGTGGTGACCTGGATGGCGGGTGCATCCGGACGCGTTGATCCCTACCCGCGCGCGCTCGCCATGACGCAGTGGGTGGCGTCTGCGTTATCGACGTCTAGCCGCTCGTGGAGAGACGTTCTCGTCGCCGCTGCGCATGATCAGCGCGCCGACATTTTGCTCTGGGACGCTGGATATGTGCACGATTCATTTGCTCTTTGTGCTGCCGTCGTGTATGCGAGCGACCAGCTGCTTGAATCAGTCTGCCGCGTGTACCAGACTCGTGCCATGCAGACGCCTCGCCCGCCAGGCGATTCACGCGTGTTTGGATGCGCCGTAGCCCGCGGCAACATCAACGTCCTGGAGATTCTCGTCGAGATCGGCTTCACGGTCGGCCTCTCTGCGCTCTTTCTCGCTGCTCTGTGTCGGGACAATGCTATCATGCGTGTTGTGCGCACTGCGTTCTATTCGACACGACCTGATGTGCAACGCGTGCTCGCCGCAGTCAGGTGGCTGCGCGATCAGCACGTGTGCGTACCGACAGACACGTCGACCGAACCGGACGCCAATTTGGCTCTCGTCGCTAAAGATGTGCGGCTCCCTTGGCGTCCGTATGTGCGCGTCCCCTCGCCGATTGATCTCCTACCTGGTGGAGCGCTCGGCGGTCTGGTGTTGCTAGACGACGATCCGTTGGCGTCTGTTGGGCGCTACCTCGATGCCCTCGTCCGCCCTCTTTTGGTCGGCGACAGTAGCGTCGTATCGGGCGACCTCGGCGTGTGGATCGCCATGGCACCTCTCAAGGTTGGCTCGTCGTTTGGTGTGGAGCAGCAAGTGGGAAGAATCCTTCGCACAGGAAATGTGGAACCCGTTTTTGTGCATATAGGGGACTTTGAAAGAGGATACAGCACCAGAGCAGAGGGGTACCTAGCCGAAATGGCGTGTGGCCGACGCTAAGCCGATTCTTGTACAGACAGACATGTACAATTGTCTTTATTTAAAGGAAAAAAAAAAGTTGCCGTCTTTCATGGTCTGCTTCCATCGGCCCAAATGCGCAAGGGGCAACACGCACATGAACGACTATCGCGCGCTGTACATGCTTTTCCCACTGTCTCACCTTCCGTTTTTATTGTATTTCTTGTTGTGTTGGCCTCTCAATGGCGAAAAGTGCGTCCATCCATGGCGTTGACATGTCGATGGCAAAGAATACGGCCCAGTGGCATGGCACAAGGTAGAGCCTGGGCGCAAACGCGTCAGCAAAGCGAGGCAGCCGCAAAGGGCCGGATCTCACCAATCGTTCGTCGACGCCCCGTGTATAATTCCCGACGGCCGAACTGATGGCATCCGACATGGCATCGCGCGCGCCGTCCGACGCCAACAGGGCCTCGATGTCGCCGTCGGCGCCCATTTGCATCGCCCCGAAAGAGGCTCTCGCTTGCCAAGAACTCATATGATCGTAGTTATAACAGTCATCAAACCCGACGGTGGCGGCCAGTTCGTTCAACGAAAGCGCCCCCTGTCCGTGCAACCCAAAGGGCAGGACGAGATGCGCGGCATCGGGCACGATTGGCACGGGTCCCACGCCTAATTGCACCCACCTGTGCCGGCCGTTTTCCATTGTGCTGACGGCGAACGCACGATTGAACCCAGGTAGGCCGCTGCTCCTTCCGTTTGTGTGATCCAAAAAGACGGTGTCCACAAGACAAGTATCTCTTCTGCAGCCGTGGCTGCGCTCTGTGGGTCCTGCAGTGAGCCACTTGTACCACTCGCGCGCTCGGCTGCGCACACTGCCCAAACGCGAGTCGGCGATGACGTCGTCAATGGGAAAGAGAGACACGCCAGTGCCCCAAGGGTCGGGCACAGTGCACAGCTGCTCGCCGATGCCGCGCCAACGCGCCCAGACGGGCAGGGAAAAGAGAAGACGCACTAGACCTTCCATCAGGCGCGAGAGCACCGTAGCGTGAGCGTCGCGCCCTCCGAGCGCAACGCACGCGCGCACATAGTCGGTCGCGGTCGGGGTGGCCCCCTCGGCAATCTCCAAAAACCGACATGCGCGCGCGAGTCTCGGCAAGAGACTGTCAAGTACAGCGGTCTGTTGCCGACTTGTCGCCGCCAGGCGCAGCGCCGACTGGGGGTCGCATTCCACTAGATACCAGGTGACGTCACACTGCAACTCGATCGGCAGAACGTCATCGTAGGCGAGTGCGCGATCGACACGCAACATCCTCTCTTGGTCGTTGTTGGGTACCCCGCTGCGGATCAGTAATTATTGCGGGGCCGGACGGCGTGCGTTGGATAATATTATGGCGGCGGACGTGAACGAACCCGTCCGCCGCCCCCAAATTGCGCGCACCAATCCGCGATCCGGCACTGCATTAGAGAGCAAAACAACTGGTTGGCGCAGGGTAACCAGACACGCACACGTCAAGAGGCATCATCGTCATATCTTTTGGATGTGTCTCTGGCACAATCGGCCCGCATCGCACTGACTCTGCGGACAGCAAAAAATATTTTTTTGCGCCCCTCGCGCTTCATTTTTGCTATTTTTCGAGACGCAACCATCGGGGCGCCTTGAAATAGCGCAAGGCAGTAACCTTTGTTCTTTTTTTTTGCGGTCCCAGCGACGGCCAAATACACTGAAGGAGGGGGAGGGGGTGAAAAAAGATTGAAAAGAGGCTGTTGTTTTTAGTCTCTCATGTGCGAGTGTGCGTTGAAAGGGGTCGAACGAGCGTCGGGACCGGACGCACAACGCGCACACGCGCAGCGGCTATCGGGGCCTACATAGTCGACCGCGACAGCGCTGGTGCACAAACCAGGGACTCGACCGCGAAGATGCGTGATGCGCGGCGTTTGCCTGAATGCGTCGTCGGCAAGGGCAACGTCAAATGCCGTCTGCATGTCGTTGGGTGCGCACACGCTCAATATGTACTCGATCGTCGTATCAGACATGCTGACGACGTCGGCCACGGCCAGAGGATCGATCGTAACCGCCTTTTCCTCGACGAGGAACCTGATCATGTCAACCGAGTCTGTCTCGATAATGCGCGCGGCCACGCGAGCCCAGTCAAAGTCCACCGAAAAGAACCGATCGACCGCGCGCACTGCATTAACCGAGCCACTATTGATGGCGGCGCACAAGAGCGTCAAGTCGACAATGGCGGGGTGACGCTTGCCGATCCACAAGATCGCGTCGGCGTGGCCAGCTGCTGCAGCGGCAAGTGCCGCAGCACGCATGAGCATCGCCGATGGGCGGCCCCACTCTTTGCGCCAAAGGAGGTCGGTGTCGTTGTCGCCGTCGCCGCCGTAGAGCGCCCACCAGAGCACGTCGATGGCACCGCCCTGGGCTGCCCCGATGAGTACCGGATCGATGTACGGACAAAGACCATTCTCCGCCACAAACCGCAGAGTGTCCACGTGGCCCCGACGCGCGGCCAACATTATAAAGGGGGCCAGCGCGTGGACGTCCCTGCCGAGAGCGGTCTCTTTGACGAGATGACGCAATAGCGCGGTGCGGCCGCGCGCAATCGCACGCCCCACGTCTCGCACCGTCGGAGCCACATATCCACGACATCCAAAGTCGCGCAACCACATGGCAGCGTCGGGCGTGGGGGCCTTCCATGCCGCCCTGCCGACGCGCTCCGTGCACGAGCAAGGGCCGTCGGCGTAATAATGGCTGGTCTTGCGGTCGTGCACATAGGCGACGATGGAAATGTGACCGGCGCGCGCGCCGCGGATCATCAAGTCTTCATCGACAAATCGCGCCAGGTATTGTCCCAAAATTGGGCGCGTCGAAAGATAGCGGAGCGCGTCGGCGTGCCCGATGACACACGCGGCACACATGGCCTCGTACAATATCCTCTCGGTATTTCCGTCCACGCCATGATTGGCGTACCCCTCGTCACCATCGTCATCACTACCGGTACTGCCATCATCATCATCATCAATATCGTTGTCGTCAACATCGACGTCATCAATGTCGTCGTCAGTCTCGGCACTGTCGCCGTGGGTCTTGCTGTCGACAGTGGTCTGATGCGGTTGGTCAGGATCTCGGTCGTGCTGGAGGGGGTCATACTGATCACCGCGCACGCCCTCCTGTTCACACACACACGCGGCAGTTTGGTCGTCAGTTTGTGGCATGCACCGTGCAGAGGATAGCGAGGTCACGCGTACGCCGACGAGATCACAGACAAAGCGGAGCACGTCCATGCGCCCGCCGCGCACAGCACTCTCGATAAAGCCACGACCCAGAGGCCGTCCGCGCGCCTCTACAGTTTTACGGACGACATCGATGGGCGCACCCGCTTCCAGGACGCGACCCGTATAAACGGCGCCATGGGCAATGGCCATGTCGACTGCCGACCTCCCAGCAAACAAGCGAGACGCCATCCGCGCCGCGGCCATATCACCCGCATGATCTAGAAAACTTGCGATGTGCAAGATCAACTCGGGCGGCATGTGCTCCAGGCCGCATTTATTGTGTCGTTGGGGACCAGGATCCATGTTGCGCGTCGAGTTGCCTTGTCTCTTCTTTTTTTCCCCCTGTTTGGATGGTTTCCCTGCTGTTTTTACCTTGTCGTCGCTGCCTGCTGCGTCTTTGCGACAAGAGAGGCCGACACGGCAGGCGCACACACACAAAGGCAGCCAGCGACCCAATCGTCTTTTTTTTTCTTTCACTTCATGTCCCGAGTTGGCGACGATTTTTTTCTCCTTTTACATTGGTGTACCATCGCCGAGGGCAGCAAGCCACGGGCGTCACCATAGACATTTGCATTCGCTCTCAACGCAAACGGCCCTCTGGCCGATAGCGTAGGAAAGAAAAAAGCAATCCAAAAAAAAAAGGAAACACGCACCAGCGCACCGCACAGCGACCGATGGGCATGACGACTGTTGAATGCGATCTTGAAGTTGTCTTGTTTGCAGCCCCACGTAATAGAGGCGGCCAAAGAGGAGCAGCAGCATTGGCTCGTACGGCATACTGCGCAAATAGGGCAGTTGCCGCCACAGATTGCGCCCGTCCTTTTTTTGTGTGGTTACAACGCGCTACTCTTGCGCCGTTGCCCTATGCGCGACAACGTACTGCTCCTTCTTTTTTCCTCGTGTGTTGTCTGTCTTCGTTGTCACTCCAAAAAAGGGGGACCTCGCCCAAAACCGCATGCAATCGTTTTCTTTTTTTCTTTCTTTTTTCTTTTTCTATTTTATGGGCTGTCCTTGAGGCACGGTAAAGTAAAAAAATTCAATGGAAAAGCGCAAGGCGAACAACGCGAGGCAACCGAGACAAAGCACAACGAATATCATGGGTAGCAGGGTTTTTCGGCGACTGGTAGTCCATCAACGCGTTGAATCACATAGCCGTGCTCGTCAGCGAGCCAGGCAACGATAGAGTCAATAGCATCTCGGGATCCGCGTCCGTGGATGGCGTGTGCGGCAACGTGGTCGGCATCCATGCGGCTCCATTTGGTCGCTGCCAGCCTGCGGAGTAGGCTCAAATCGCCATAGTGGGCCGCCTCGCGGACCGGGCGCAAATACGCAAAGAATCGATGGGCGCACGTGTCGAAAACGTCCAGATTGGGGCCTTGGCAGGCCGATTCGCCCCATGTGCCTATCACCCATACCATGCCGAGCATATTCACGAGGTTGCCCCAGGAGTCAAACTCGGCTGATTCGGCGTGTAGTTTGCCAGAGGTCCAATCCATAAAAGCCGCTGCGACGCGCACCGCGCCAGAGGCAAAGGCACGGCACCAGAGGGTCACGGCGGCACGCTCGCACGCGCCAAAGGGCACACCCGCCAACGGCGGGTCGCGGCAAAAGGTGCCTCGCTCGACGGGCGCGAGACTGTGCAAGGCCAAATAGGCCAGGGGCAGAACCTCGTCGGGTCGATCGAGTCGCACCATCTCGATGGCGCAGTCAAAGAGATGCTGCGCTGCGGAAGATGCACGCCTGCGGGTGACAGGCGAGGTGGGATCGCTCCTAGGCGTTTGATAGAGGTCGGCGATAGGCCTTCGGTGTTGATCGACGTTGTTGCTCCGCGGGATGGTTGCCGTCCATCCATGGATGGGGGCGGCCTGGGCAAGTATCGCGGCCACAGCATCACGATCGTCCCACGGGTCCAAGGCAAGAATACGGTCGACCAGCGTGCTCGCGCACAAGACCTTGCTCGACACCCACGAGTCAGCGCTTGCGGCGGTGGGCCTAATGGCATTTATGGGCACGGCGTCTGAAGGTGCCGCGTCTGAAAGCAGCGCATTCCACGCGCGACAAACCCGGCGTGCATAGACACGGTATCGGGGGTCCAAAAACGGCACGCCGCGTGCAGAGCCGTTGAGTATGAGATACCACAGTTCTGTTGGCAGTCGATTGAGTGCGTCTTGCATGACCATGACGGTACTCTGCGCGATTGCCTTGTGTGGGCCGTGTATGGGGAGTTGTTTATCGTTTACAGCCAGATTGCAGAGAAAAACGCCGATCGTTATTGCCCCAAAGGCATCAAATCAGAATCTTTGGTGCTTACATTAGCAGGCCATTGGGCCACGTCGTCCGACATTGTGCCAGACAGCGGGAGTTGGTGTCGACAGGCAAACCGGAAGGCCGCAAAGAGAGTATAGCCATTGCTGAAATACAAGCGCACGCGCAACGCACCCAGAGCCCAGTCACCGTTCTTGCAGGGAGGCTTGTGGCACAAACCTCTATTCCTACCTACCCAGTGGCGTCAATGGAGCGCTTCTTGTCAAGTATGAACGCAAACTACATCCAGAGGAGGTGCATAAGGTCCATGGAGGAATCGGAGCGTTCGATAATCCGCGAGGCCTGCGAGCAGGCAGTCGATCATCTTGCTCAACAAGAACGTAAAGCCGTCGCAGCGCGCGCGGCTCGTCTGTCGATTAAGCGTCCCGCCGCATCTGGTCGGTCACATCAAAAGCCCTCCCTTGCTGTCCTGCCAAACGAATTGTTAGACAAGATTGCCGCATCAATCGACGCCGTCGGCGATATATACGCCTGGTCCATTGCCACGGGCCTTTCGCCATGCCGTCATCGACTTGTCGCAGCCATTGTGCGTAACGACATCGATATAACAACGGTACTGTGTGCTGGTGCGCCGTTGCACATCATTCAAGCGCTCGCGGCCGCGCCCACCCCTTCACCCAGCCGCTGCTCGTCCATCTCGACAATCGAAGCGGCGGCGTCGGGAGGGCGAGTCGACGTCTTTGAATGGATCGCCCATGGGCGCCGCTCTCTCCTACCCTATTGGGGTGTAGCCCGCACCGCAGCCGGCTTCCGCGCCCTCGTGGGCGCTGCGTGGCGAGGACATGCCCATATGATTGCCAAGATTGAAGTGATGCTTTTTCCGATCGTCCCGCTTAGTAGCGTGGGTACGAGCGTGGATGGCGCTTTCAACAAGGCAGTCGAGGTGGCCGTCTCGCGCGCCCATTTTGCGTTTCTCGCAGCGGTCTACAATATGTGGCCCGATCGATGTGGCGGCCCACTGATCAAGTGGGCGCTCGTGCACGACAGCCCTCGGGCGATCGAAGCCATCGGCGGTCTGGCCCCCCTGGGCTGCAGGCCTGATCCTGTCTTTCGGTGCGCTGTTGATGCGGGCGCCTGGAGAGTCGCTCGCTGGCTGGCCCGGACGTACCCAGATGATGCATCGGGCCAATAGGCCCTGACATTTTTTGCGGCGACTTGTACGCTCTGAATACGATTTTTTTGAAGGTGAGCGACTTTGCAACATGGAGAATTTAGTGGGGGTCGGGCAAAAGAAACACTTTTTCTCCAACCGCTCGATAGTACCACAGGTCACTCGCTGCTTTGCGCATACGGTATGTGTATTATAAAGGAATCTATGGTATTATGTGCGTAAATGCAATAAAGACAACGAAAGCGGCAAGACAACAAAACTGAAAGAATCGGTTTTTTCCTAGTTATCGCTTTGTGGCATTTGGCCAACGTCATTTGCAAACAATCAGGCCAAAGAGTCTACTGTGATTCGGTCAATGCTCGCCCGCATCCTACACCAATAGGGAACAATCAAAATACCACGCCAAACTGCAGCGCGCGGCGTATCTGCCCAGACCCCGTGCAGGCGATGCTATAACAACAAGAAAAAAAAAAGTTTTCTTATGTGTCTATTTTTGTGTGGGTGCCAGTTGTGCCTGCGAGAGAAGCGTGCTTTAACGGCGAATGAAAAGAACGCCTCGGCGCCGGGGAGCGATGTCAATACACACCGATATCGTGCTATTTGATGGCATGATGTAGAGGCGCGGCCGAAAGACACCAGTAAAGTCAACGATGCGCAATCGTCCCGCGCGCAAAAGGCACGCGTATGCGTCTGTCGCATTCTGACGTACGCCTCGATCGATAAATTGGGCCATCCGATCGTACGAGTCAGAAGAAAGACCTCGGGCTATACGGCGAGAGGTATCCACGTCGAGCGCTTGTTGGTTTTGCGTCCATGCCTTTAGCTGGGCTGGAGTTACATCGCCCAGCACTTGTTTGCACAGGCGCTCGTATGTCATGTTTTGGTAGCGCGGTCCAAAGGACAGAGCCGTCAGAGTCGTATCGGGTGCAGCAGGCGCGACATCGCCGCCCAGCTGTATACCAATGCGCCTTAGATAAAAGAGGTCAATGTCGCCAGAAGTGGCTGTTCGGCCGTCAATGTAGCGACCCGTGTGCTTGGCAAACATCGAATCTATGAACAGCCCGTCTATTTCACGACCATAGACGATGTCGGTAGACTTTACGGTGAGCCATTGGTGCCAGGCTCGCGCAGCGGCGCGCGGTCCGTGATGCGCCAAGTCGTCGGTTATGGCTTTGATGATTCGATGGGCGTCCGCGCCGCGAATGCGTCGGTCGGCGCTCCACTCGGGCTCGGAAAAGAGAAAACGCACAAACGACTCCAAGAGCCACAAGATTGCACAGCCCTGCGGGTCCTCGATGCCCATGGCAATGCGGACCCGTAGATAGTCGACCGCGGACGGCGTTACGCCATCGACGGCGACGAGCAAAGGATTGATGGCGGCGAGTTGGGCGCGCTGGCTTTCAAGCACCGCCGCCTGCTGCCTGCTGGTCGCGTAGAGACACAACGCCGACTTGGGATCAATTTCAATCAGCCGAGCCATAATGGCGCACTGCAGTTCGACCGGAAGCAGTTCTTCATACTGCGGCAAGCGGCCGGCACACGGCACGATTGAGTCGATCGACGCTCCCATTGCGCTGGCGTGCGATTGCGCGGTCCCCAACATGATTACATTGGCGTCCATCGAATGAATACGCAGAGCCGTCGTCTTTGTGCCCCTTTTTTTTCTCTCCTCACTGCCTATTGCGGTGTGTGTGTGTGTGTGTGTGTGTGTGTGTTGAGCAGGTCCGCCCATGGATGCCAAACAGAACAAGGGAAAAGTGTGGCCATCGCGCGGCGTCATTGGACGATAGCAAAAAATGTTGGCATTCCTTCAATATATTATTTTTCTATTGGCTATTGCTGCCGTCGCACGAAATTCGTCGCTCACGCAAGAATAGAAAGAATGTTTATAGACTTGTATTTGTGGTTCGCCCGGCAATGCGATTGCGGTCCAAATGTTTGGGACTAGAGACACCGCTCTCTTTCCTTTTGCCTCTGTGTTGGCGCATGCGCAATGGCGGTCGCTCATTTTCTTGTTTCTTGCTTTTTCAAGTCGGTGCTCGATGTGCGGTCGCCCACAGCCAATGCCTAAAAAAAAGAAGACGTGGGGCAGACGTCGAGGAGGCAGCCATGGGAAAAAGAGAGGGACCTTCCGGTGTGGCGCAGCGGCGCGCGTGTCCTCGACGAGATGGAGAAAAAAAAAGAAGAGAAGATCGACCGCCATGGCATTGTGCTCCTCGCAAAAGTGGATGCCTTGAGAATAAAGGCGCTCCCCCCTCCTTGGCGATAGGCAGGTCCATTTTCTCTCTCTCTCTCTCTCTCTCTCTCTCTCTCTCTCCTACGCACGCATAAAGGCCATGTCGCGCAGCAACACGTGCGTTGGTTCCGATACCGCGATTCTCCTCTGCCGTCAGCCCGCGGACGGGAGCGTCGAATACCTAAGAACGTGGCTCGCTCCTGACGCTTTCAAAAGCGCCTGCGCCTTTGATCGCCTCTTGGCATCGAACCGCATGGAGCGCATTTGGTCAGTCCACTGCCACTCGGATAAACCGTACTCGCGGCCATTTTCGCTGCTTGACCAAAATACTGCGCTTGATGTTGTCCTGCGGCTCCACGCGGATCGTGACACGGACACAACTGAGCATGGGCGTGCTCCCATGGTGCGCTTGGTGACCGACAGCAAATATCCGGTGCCGACAATACGCTTTGTGCTGCCATCTCCCGAAAGCGACGACAACATGTCGGTAGCAGCCGATCCGCGTACCACATTTGGCGACCTTTACGGGTGGCTCCCGACGCCACAGTTTAACCAGGCCGTCGCCTTGCGCTCGGCATTGCGCGCGTCGCCCGACCTACACCACTCTTGGGTGCCTTGGGGCGCGCGCGCCGATCACGACGTGTGCGTTGCATTTCCAGACCCGAGCGAGTCTCAAGACCCCGCGCAAAGGCTAGCGGCATGGGTTCGGGCCTATGTTCGCGACCAGGCGCACAATGGCGATGGTTGCGCGCTCCTCACAGTGGGCCACAATGGAAAGCGCCCCACGCTGTGCATGCGTCGCTTTTGTATCGCGCGCCCGACCGACTATGCTACGAACCTGTTTGCGCGCGCCGCGCAAATTGCGACGGACCCGTCGCGGGCCGACATTGCCGCGCTCTACCCGCACATTGACGCATCTAGGGTCGACGCCTTTGAGACCATCGACATTATGATGCCCATCCACCACGTGCCCCACCGGTGGGCGCCGCTCGCGACGCTGCCACCGCCCGACGCCAAGCGTACGCCGGGGCGCCTGTCGGCCATGGACGGAACGTCGCTCCTCATGGCGCACAATAGCGCAGCCATGGCGGCTCCTGGTGTTTGCCAGCGGTTGGTTCTCCAGCCCGAGAGCAATAGTGGTGCGTTCTTGTGGTACTGGCCCGAACCATTGGCATTGCACAATGCCGACGCTGCACCTGTCCTGGCGTCCGACGTTCTCGATACCGGCTCCAGGTCGGAAGAGCGCAACGGCAGTGTCGGCCATGACGCGCCAGCCCATTGCGATCTTTACTCGCGCGCCCCTAAACGGCGTGCCGGGCAAAACATTACGGCAGCATTTGGCATTGATCGCAACATCGTCGAGCCTCCCGTGCACTGTGTCAACAATGCGCGTGCGCTCTCGCATTATGATCACACCGGCCACGGCGGCTGCGCTGCACACGAACATTTATGCCCGGCGGTCGCTGCCGACGTTAATGTGCACGTGGCTGATGTCGCTGATGTCGCTGATGACCACTTTGCGCCGCCCCAAACAACAATGCCTCTTTTGCATCCATTTGACCCTCAGCGAGTCGATGGATCGCAGGCGGGCGAACCACAGCCCGACGGCGACCACGAACGACCGAGAGCCGACACGGGTGGTCCTGGTTGCGCCGCGACACTGCCGAAACCGTTCGACCACGTTACCCCCAACCCAGGAACCAATCCAGAATCATAATAGGGTCCGGCCGATATCCGAGGCAGAGGACAAGACAACGGCATACGCAGCGGCAACTGCCAAGACCCGCTGTCGACAACTGTCGCAATCTCTTTTTTTTGCACTTTTGGCAGACACCAGCTGTCCTGCTACGAAAAAAAAAAGATCTAAATCAAATGAAAGAAAAGGACCAACAAAAGGAGCAGACAAAAACCAAGCGAAAGTTGCCATTGTCTGTTGTTGTTTGTGTTTGTTTGCGAGAGAAAAAAAAAAGAGAAAAAACAGGCAGCGGACCACGGATGCCACGTGCAGGTAGATAGGAGGACAGCGACGCCGACGGGAAAAAGCGGCGTCCTATCCGGCGCGGTCCAAAGCGGCCCGCCTTTTCAAGGGGTCAGACGAAAAGCGATCGAGATCAGACAGCGGCCTCGACGTGCGGTGCAAGACGACCGAGGGCATGTTTGAGTTGATACCCGGCGACGGGCCGCCAAACGCCTCAGATGCAAAGAGTGCTTGCGCAGGGTTTGGTCCGTCGGCGGGTTGAAACAGGTCAGGCCAGAGTGCGTCCATGTCGCTGCGCGTGTAGACCATGGCGCACGCTCCATCCGTTGGCACCACGTACAGGTGCAACTCGATGGGTGGCGAATCGCGGCCGTGGTCTGCAGTCACCACGGTATCGGCGACCAGCGTGGCCACGTCAAATGCAACAGTGGCCGTTGGTCCGACCTTGCCGAGTGCGGCGTCGACGAGACGCGCGAGACGCGCTGCGGCCAGAGCCGCAGCACGCTTGGCGCTGTGAGGCGCAGAACCCATGTTGGCGCAGAGGATGGTAAAGACGGATAATTCGCCGACAAAGACGTACGTCCAAAAGGGCGACCCCGCGAAGACGGCCACGGCGCCTAGGATCACAGTTAGTGCGCCGCCAAAGTTGAGCGCGCGCTCGATCGTCTCGCGCAGGCCGTTGTCGGGTGTGCGCACATGGTCCATATCAGAGGGGAAAAGAAATGGGGAACGGCAAACAAGAGGCACGATCAAAGGACGCAGGCGAGTGTCGGGTCGAGCGCAAGAAAGAAAAAAAAATGTCGGTCATGAAGGCGTCCTTTTGTGTGGCGACCAGCGCAGGCGACGAAACAAAAAAATCGCTGATGCCATTCCAGAGGAAAAAACGGACCAATGGGCCTAGGAGAGACACAGCGCCACGGGCGACGGCAGTCGCCGACCAAACAAGACGTCCCACGGCGCGACTGCCTTGTGCTCTTTTTTGCCGATGCTCAGACTGACGAGATGCCATTTGCTGTGTGCTCGCATGGTTTTCGGTTTTTTTCTTTCCTTTTCTTGGCTGTCGGTGCGGCGACGGGCTACGCCGACGCAACACACCAAAAGGCCACGCAATTTAGACAGGCAAAAGAACACGAAAAGACGCAGAAATAAAAACTCTTGCTCAAAAAATGAGGTCCCTACGAGAGAGCATGGTCTGTTTATCAGTCTTTCGTTGCACGCCGACAAAAACCGTTTTTTTGCATTTTTTTATTTTTCGCTTGATTTGTGTTTTGTGGTCTCGGTTCCACAGGCACAGACCAAAACCCATGCGCGTAGGTCTCGCGCCTTTTGCCTCGTCCTTTTTTCTTTCTATGGAGATGAGCAGGAACCCGCGTCGTACAAGAAATACAAATATGTTTTGAATGTTTTTCTTAAATCCACTCGGTGGTATAGAGGAAAATAAGGAATTTGACATATAGTCGTATTTTCTAGTATTTCTCTGCTTCCCGACCATCTCCTACGCGGGGGACGTCAATCCCACGGGTTCTCGACCTTGGCCGTGCCGGCGTGGCGCGATACAAGGCACTTGACATTGGAATTCATGCGGGCCTCGTAGATAAAGGCGTGGTGCTCTCGGGCCTCGCCGCGAAGAAGCGATCCAACGGCCTCGTTGGCCAGCTGGAGCGTCGAAAAGACTCCGGCATGGCTCGTCCCATTGTAACAATCGTACTTTTCCACGATGAAAACAGACGCTGGCAGCGCAGCCTCTCCCGTCGCTTGTTGATTATTGTCCTTGTCGTCGTTGGTGCTGGCGTTGCTATTCATGTTTGTGCGGCAAAGACAAAGCGTGGCTGTCCGATCACAAATTGTGCTCTTCTTGTCGTCGCCGTCGTTGCTCTTTTGGGTTTGTCTGTGTTTTTGTTTGCCTCGTCAAAGCGACCAAAGGCCGATGGGCGGTTGGGTCCTTTTTCTTTTGCGAGGTGTGCTGAAACCGAAAACCGGCCGAGAGAAAGAGAGAAAAAAAGGAAACAATAATAGGCAGCATCCACGCCGACCAATTCAAAACAAGAGAGAATTGCGAGCCCAATCGGGATTGGATTGAGAGATTGAGCCCGCCGAGGAAAAAAGTCTGCGGCCACACCAAGAGTCTTTTTATTGTATTGCCTTCTCTTGCCTTTTTTCCACCCCATCGCTTGCCATCATTTTTGCTCTTGATCTTCTTGATGAACGCCCAGACCGCGCAAGAACCAATTCTCTCGTGCGACACAACGGTGTGGGATCGATCACGGAGCCTCACCGTCAGTGTCGCGTCGTGGGCGCTCGGCATCGTTGCGGCTGCAGCCGTGTTTTATTGGATCGCCCTGCCTGCCATCAACCGCGCACACCACTTAGATGCCACGTCGGCGCGCCTCTGTGTTGCCGATTGCCACATCCTCGGACGCACGACGATCGGAGAGTCTCGCTACGTGCCCCATGGACCCTCGGGCGTAATGAAACCAACCTACCTGTCTGGTTTTTGTGCGGCCTATACGCCCGTCGGTGGCCAAACAATCGACAATGTCACGTTGCTTGTCGATATTGACCCCGATCTTGCGTGGCTCTTTGCCTCGGAACGAGCCGATCTGTGGGCGCGCCATCCGATCGGCTCGTACGTGCGGTGCTACTATGACAGCGCCCACCGTCACCGTGCCTCTCTAAACAACGATCTTGACGAGCAGATGGCATGGCAAATTACGTTGGCCGCCGTGGCGGTTCTTCCTGCTGTTCTCTGCGTGGGCATTGCCATCGGCCGCTGTTTGGCACCGACGTGTCTCTGGCTGCGTCAACGTCGCGCCTCTCAATACGCCTATATCGCGTCACATGTATAAAAACATTTGCCTACAGACTTTTTCCTATCGATTGCGTTTTCCTCGTATTTTCTTTTCCCAGTCCTCTTTTCGGCCATTTGCAAAGAGGAAGCGCATGTGCCGGCCCAAATCAAGCCGACAGTCTCCCGCAAGGGGCCAAGAAACAAAAACCAGTCGCTCAGTCGTGTAGCAATCCCAAGGCCAACAAATACCGCGAGGCCCCATAGGATCATTTTTGGGAGTCCCGTCGACCCCTCTCCTTTTCCAAAAAAAAGGGTGTATGGTCGGTGCAACCTATTTTTTGTTTGGAGCAAAGAAAAGAGAACATAGGACACAATGGTGAGGGTTGCCAGAGACCAATCGAAATCAATCATGTTGCCTGTGTGTGCGGTGCCTTTTGGCCGATGCGTCAAAATGCGAATGCCATAGAGATCAGTTCTTCCGTCTTGGCCAGACCAAAAGCCACACCGACCGCATAGGTTCGTTCTTTCTTTTGACCAAAGAAAACATCATGGCAACAGTGCTGCCGACGCAAAGCGAGGATGCACGACGCGCCGCATCTTACGCGCGCTCCGTTATGGAGGTCTTTGACGGCTCACATGACTGGTCGCACATTGAGCGCGTCCTAGGCCACGCAGAGCGTATTGTGACGGCGCCGGATTTTACTGCCGTAACAACGGTCGACCTGGATCTTATCACTTTGGGGTGCATGCTTCACGATGTGGCCGACCACAAGTATGCGGCGGCACGCGGCATGACGACCGACGAGTGCATAAGCCATTGCCTGACCTATGTCGCTGCCGCCGGACAAACCGATGAAACGACGCTGGCGCGTCTCAAAGACATTATGCGGTGGACGTCGTACAGCGCAACACGCGACGCGGCCAAAAAGGGCATCGTCGTGCCTGGCTTTGACGAACTGGACGTGGTGCGCGACGCCGACCGACTCGACGCGCTCGGGGTCGTCGGCATTGCCAGAGCGTCCATGTATGGCGCCGCGCGCGGGTCGACTCTTGTGGCGCCGGCTACGCCGACAGTGTCCGAATGGCGCGCATGCGGGTCGCCCGTGCTCGGGGAGGACGGCAGCGTGGCCGGCCACTTTTACGCCAAACTGTTGCATTTGGAGACGACATTGGCAACGACGCCCGCCAAGCGCATGGCCGCGCCGCTCACCAAATTGATGGAAGCATGGGTGGATGGCCTCGTGGCAGAAAGTCGTCTCGGTCTTTTCGTGGCCCCTGCCGCTGAATGATTCCATGTACATATTGTCTGTTTGAACCAAAGGGATGTACCTGACGGTGGGGTGCGCTCTGGGCTCTCCTTTGGTTTTTTCTATTTTTTTCTGTCGAAAACAAAAGAACGATGACGCCAAAGTAGATATTTTTTAGTTTCCTTGTTTTGGGCAGTCCTTTTTGTTGGAGCGACGCACGTCCTCGGCTGTCTGGCCCGCCGGCGGTAGGAAAAAAAAATATGGACGGAGAGCCAAAAAGGCGCCGCCGGGACTCTGGTCCTGCCTGTAGAGGTTGTGATGTGCCCTACGGGCGGACTCGGCAGCGACGCAGCCCGCCAGCAGAGGCCACTTGAATTTTTTATTGTAAAATAGGGTGTAAACTTTTTTGTGGCACGGCGGGAAGCATGCCTACAGCCATCCATACTGAACAATTGTCGTCTGAACAGAGAGCGTCGAGCACAGTTTGTCTATACAGGCAAGCAGGGGAACGGGCGCAAGATAATGATGTGCGAGCGTCGAGGCGTATGGGACGAGGTCGGGGGTCGGGTCAATCTCGCAGAGCGCCTCAAACATGCCTCAGCGGCCGCGCAATGCGGCGTGTTTTAGACCGGGCTCGATACAGAGCGTTGTCCTTCCGTTGTAAACAAACCTGACAATGTCGATTCCCGATGCTTGCGCGGCGGTGTCGAGCCCTCTCTGAAGATCCAAATGCGGGTCGGCGTCGCAGGCAAAGCGCGCCATGTCCACCGACATTGCATTGTCCAACAGACACTGGAGCGAGTGCGCTGGGTAGGCGTCATGCAGCAAGCGCGCGACGTCGACCGACAGCCCCGGCTTGTCCAATACGTATCGCATGTCGCTGGCCTCGCCGCATTGTAACAAAAAGCCAAGGACGTCGGGCGATGCTCTCATATTACACACAGATACCAGAGCGCATAGCCGTGGATCGTGCTCGATCAGCAACTGCACAATCACCAAGTTGTCGCACAGGCACGCCGTCCGCAGCGCATCCACTAGTGAGCCAACGCCTGGCGCGCGCAATAGCGCCTTTGTGGCCGACGAGTTGCCGCATGCGGCCGCCCTTCTAAGCGCATGCGCTGCGTCCCAGGTCGCGGGTTTGTCGTCCAGTATCCGTCCCATGACTTTGTCGCGTCGAGCCTCGATGGCGTGCGGAAGCAGCCAGCCGACGTCGTCGATCTTGGGTGCCACCTCGCCGAGGAGACACCAAAAGAATTGCGCGTCTGTGTTGGTCAGAGCGCGCACTCGGGCACGGTGGTCATCCCATGAGGCCGAGTGTTGGCGTACGACACGCACCACGTCAATATCGCCCGAGTCGACGGCGACGGCATCGAGATTGATGGCGCGCGGCACCCGTTTTCGCCTAAAGGCAAACCAGCACGTCGGCGCGCTTGGCCTTGCAAGCCCGTTCGGGACCGACGCGCAGCCAGAGGGCGTGCTTGCGCGCGACCGCGACGCGCTCGCTCTCTTGCACCGAAAAGCACCGGTGGACCAAGCGCACCGCCGTGAGGTCCTTGTTGGAGGGCATGCCCATGATGTGGCACACAACTTCTGGGGGGGGGAGGTCATCAAACATGTCGCTTTGCCCGTCGTTGTCTCTTGCGTTGGGGTCAGTGCCGGGGCCATTGCGGGCTTTGGCATCGTCGGCCAACCCGCATTGTCGCCACATCCTTTGATGCTTTCCCAAAGAGATCCATTGGTCCGTTCCAAAGTTGTGGTTTATCTTTTTTTTTCCGAGGGGCATGCCGCGTTGACCTGCCGCCGCTCCAGGGTGCGCGCCGTTGGGGTTTTTGGTGGCCTCGGCGGCGCAGACCGACCCCAGGCAGCAACAGAAAACACAGGGGCTCCGATCCGGCCAAGAGCGCCCCAAGGCGGCGCGCCCACATCAGAAAAAAATCGGCGCCTGCAAACCCCACGGCCCGAGACAATATCGAAAGATGTTGAAAGTTGTGAATGAGTGCGGGCGAGGCAGACCCGCGAGCGCAAAAGTCGCTCGCCGACGGAAAAGTGGGAGCAAAGCCGCCAACGCCGAAAGATGCGCACCAGACAAAGCGCGACGACCGCCCAGTGCACACGGGCTCCTTTGCCGGCGCGTCTTGGCGAACGAAAAACAAGGGAAGCAACGGCCTTTCAATGGGCGACGTGCGCCGCGGGCTTGATGGTGTGCTATGACGGCCCAGCAGGGGTCGCGTCCGTTCTTTTGTGCGAGGCGCGGGCCGTCTAGGCCTTTTGCTTTTGGCGCCTCTGGCTGGTGTAGTTTTTTTGCCCCCCCCCCCCCTCCCCCCAAATCCTCTGTTTTTGTGTCCACAGGCACACCGACAATGAGGTACGATGGACGACGGCGAGGGCTCCTTTCTCCCGCATTTTATATATATAAAGTCCACCACGACGTCGTCGGGCACACTGTGCGCACCCCTAGTTGGCGAATATATTTCTAATCATCGCGTCAATGTCCTTGCGCGCGACACCGGCGCCGAGGGCAGCGTCGACCATCTCGGCAATCGCGCTCGCGCGGCGGCTCGGACTGCAGTGTTTGGGTTCGCCGGCGCCGAGTGAGAACGCCTCGGGGTGGCGGCACATTACCGTGGCGATAGTCTGAAAGATGGCTTCTTCACGCACATGCCGCACCGTGTCGTCCCATCTATAGCGCTTCAGAGGCTCCACGGTATCGAGCACATCGGCGATGGACATGACGAGCCATCCATTGTCAGAGGCCAAGCGTTGCGGAAAGTCGAGTCTGTCTGCCACACCGCGCACGCAGACTTGGACGTCGATCGATTTTGTGTTGCGTGCGCACTGGTCGCGTATGTCGCCAATGATGCTAGAGTCGAGATCGGCCTCGCTCCAGCCCCTATTGTAGCGTCCCACATCGACAATGATACGGTCGGTGATGCGCTTGTAATCGCCCAGGCTGCGCGCGACAAAATCCAGTCCGATTTGCGAATGGTACGGGTTGGACATGATGGCGAGCATCTTCACGGCATCGTCTGGCAGCGTGATACCGTATTCGGCTTCGATCGCTTCCTTGACGGGGAGCGGGTTTACAATGCACAGGGAGGGGACGCCGTCCACCCATGGGACATTTGTCAGGGAGGGCAGGCGCTTGGGTTCGACGGGGCGGCGTCTCATGTCGCCTGTTGGCAGGTTGTCTGTAGAAATGACCGCGCCGCTCGCCCTGAAAGATTGGCTTTTTTTTTGGCAAGGCGCCACGTCGTCAGCCAATCATGGACTATTACAATTTAATTTTTCATTGGGCTTTCTTGTGCAGCCAACCCGCCGGTGTCAAGAGGCCGGTCCGGTCCGAGGAAGCGCAAGCATCCGATCGGGTGAAAGGCGTGGTGGCCTTTTTTTGGGTGGGCGCCTCTGAGCGAGCACGATGGCGGACAGAAGCAGCCTGTGCGGCTGCGGCCGAGGGTCCAGCCAGCCGGCTGAAGCCGCCAACAAAAGGAACCCCGAGTGCGAATAAATGCAGAAGCATCGCGGACAAATCGCAGAGAACAGAAAGGACTGGCACTCGCGATCGGCTTGGTTGCGCTCGCTGTGTTTGCACCCACATTTCTTTTTGTCGGCAGACCCATGGCCGGCTCGGGCGTAGTCATCGCCCAGCGCCAGGCACGCGTCGATCTCATCCAAAAAGCCCAAGCCCAGACTCTTTTTCATCTGGCAGAGAGCGTTGCTTTTATTTCTGCCCAAGAAGATGCCACATCAGATCCTAAACAGGAATGTATTTTGTTTTTCGCACGGGGACTCGTGGTCACGATTCGGTATGTGCTGATTTGGCAAGCACAGTGCAGGCCGTGCATGGCCTCGTGGTGCACCCGCCCGGCTCGTCTCGTGGTGGATGGACGACGACGATACACAAGAGACACTTGTTGCCACGCCAGGTTCCATGAACGATCGAACCGTCAGGGTAGGTGCATACACCTGGGCCGCACGAACCGACGCCCTCGGCCCATCCGCCCTCGTAATGTAGACCGCCGACTTCGACCACAACCGCGTGGTCACCTGCCGTATCGTTGCTCCAGGTGTGGGTGATGGTGTTGCCCTGCGCGGTCCTTGATGTGCCGACGCCGTGGCGCTTGCCGTTGGCCCACAGGCCGTCGTGCGTTGTACCGTCGGCCCAAACGGAGATGCCGTGCCCATGCCGTCGGTCGACGCGCCACTCGCCAGTGTACCGGTAGCCCGCAACGTCCTCGTACACGCCTCGGCCGTGGCGTCGGTCGGCCTGCCACTCACCGTCATAGGTCCAACCGTGCTCGCTCTTGTAGACGCCGTGGCCGTAGCGCTTGTCATTGGACCAGTTGCCCGTGTAGGTGTGGTCGCCGGGCACGGTGTGCGTGCCCTGACCGTGGCGATCGTCCCACCTCCACTCGCCATCGTACGTCCAGCCGTTGTTGTGGTCCTGGTAAAATCCGCGCCCGCTGCGTCTGTCGCCGCGCCACTCTCCCGTGTAGGTGGACTTGCCGGGGATCGTGTAGGTGCCGCGGCCGTGCCGCTTGTCGTCTTTAAACTGGCCGTCATAGGTGCGACCGTCCGCGTCCCTGTGGACGCCTTGACCGTGCCGCTTGTCGGCGGACCATTCGCCCTGGTAGGTGCGTCCGTCGGCCCAGGTCATCGTGCCTTTGCCCCACCGCTGGCCGTGGTGCCAGTGGCCGATATAGTGATCGCCGTTGGCATAGAAACGCATGCCAAAGCCTTCGGGGCCGTGGCGCCACATGCCCTCGTACTTGTCGCCATGGAGCAGCGGCCGGTCGGCAAAAGTTGAGATCACGCCCTTTTCAATCGCGTCCATGGGGAAGCCCACGCCGTAACCCTCGGCGTGACCGCGGCAGAGGTCGCCATAGTAGCGCCATTGGCGCACCTCGCCAGCGTAGCCCGTGTCTTTTCGGTGGTGATAGGGGCGGATGACGTAGCCGCCCGGCCGGGTCTCTTTGCATGTCGGTTCGCACCGCATGGCCTGGTAGACCCACTGCTCGTCCTTGCCAAAATCGGCAAAGCGCTCGTGGATTACAGTGGGAAAGCGCAATGCGCACATGTTGCGCCAAATCGCTGGATCACGGGCCATAACAGCATATCTCTTGCACGTGCGCCCCCACGAAGCCACCGCGTGCGGATCATCGCCCAACGCCAGAAACAGGGCCAGCACGAGTTCGTCGGGCAGTGCTGCAAATGCGTCGCCGGCCTTGTGGTCGCCCTTTTGGTCCTCCTCCATGTGTTGGTACTGTTTGTGGGTCCAGTCGTCGCCTTGCCGGGATCGGACTTTGTCTGTGCGTCCTACAGGCCCCGCGACGACAAACATTTTTTGATTGGGTAGATTTTTAAAAAAGAAAAAGGTTGTGGCCATCGCCGGCAAAAGCCCGAGCGACGCACTCCAACGGCGCCAGATTGTTGGCGCCCGCGACCCCTTGAGAGGACGGAAAGAACAAGGGCAGCGTGTGTGGCCCTTGTCGCCCCTGGCGGCGACTTTGGCCCGCCGTGCGTCCCTTTTTTTTTCAAGATTTTCATTTCTCCTTTTTCATTTTGCGTAAAGACTGCCGAAAAAGGGCGTCGTGCATTCTTTGGTCAGAGGTGTTTATTTGCGCCGGTTTTCCACCCCCTTTGGTGGGTAGTGCGCACCGCAAATAGGCGAGATGGCACGGTGCCCAGGAGCATGTCAAACCCGTTGACGTCGCACTCTGGCCACCCTTCGTTGTCGTCGTGCGATCTCTCGTGCCGTCCAGTAGGACGAATGCGCCCTTGTGCCGTTCAAAGGGTTTTGGTGCATGGCCCGTTTTTTTGAGACTATCTGTTGCGTCGGCCTTTGGCGCGCATTTGGTTGTCGCGGCGGTGGTCTTGTTTTTCGTCCTCTGGGGGCATTGTGACGTGTTTGTGCGTCTGCGAGCACGGCCGAGCCGCTCGTGAGGGCGCGTTGCCGAGGCGGTGTGGCGGTCGGATTGCAGCGAGGCTCGGACCGCCTCGGCAGGCCACGCCTCACATAAAAGGCGTGCGATCTCGGCGTGTCCGCCCACGCCGGCATAGTAGAGCGCGTCCACTTTGTGTATGCAGCCGAGTCGCGATTCGACAAGGTAGCGCACATTGTCGATATTGCCGGCCCTGGCGGCCTCTATTAGGGCGTAGGGCACCAAGGCCCTGGCCAAGTTTGCTTCGGGCGATCTGCCGCGTCGAGGACAACTTTTTTCGACTAGACATTCGATGCAGAGGCCATCCGGCACCAACGCCGCAAGACCCATGGGGTGGCCATAGGCGCGCCACCGGTAGAGCGTACCGCGCATGTCGTCGTCGGTCTCGATCGAGCGCGCCTTTTTGTACAGACCGACGAGGACGTCTTGTGCCGACGCGCAGCCCCTTTGGACCGCCACGGCGATCAGGCGCAACAAGTGACGACGCTTGGCATAGGCGCACATGGTCCGTGCGACCTCGTCGTACGGACTCTTGATGGCGGCATCGATGGCGGCAAACTTGCGCACGTCGCGGCAGTTTTCCGCGAGAAACAGCGCCACGTCGGGCTGCTCGTATTTGAGGGCGCGCATAAAAGTGTATTTGTCGCAGTCTTGCCCGCAGTGCTCGTAGAGAAACTGGACGGCGCCGACGTGACCGTTGACCACGGCATTGAGCATGGCCCTGCGTGTATATCCCTCGGACCGATTACGATGCAGGAATTCGAGGATCTCGCGATGACCGTTGGCGGCCGCGCCGTCCATGGCGTCGGTCGTGCATCCCTCGGTCCGATTGTAGTGCAGGAATTGGACGACTTTCAAATGGCCGTTGCCGGCCGCGCCGTTCATGGCGGCGACGGTGCAGCGCCCTATTCCGGAATCATGGAGGAACTGGACAATCGCCAAGTGCCCGTTGGTCGCCGCCATGTTGATGGCATCAGTCACGTGGCGCCTGTTCCAGTGGCGGACCAGATATGCGACGACGGGCAGGTGGCCGTTGGCGGCCGCGTACTCTAGCGCAGCGGCGGTGCAGCCCTCGCTCCGGTTCTCGTGGAGAAAACGGACAACATCAATGTGCCCAGAGAAGGCGGCGAGGTCCACCGCTGCGGTTGTCGTGCCTGTAACTCCTTGCTGGTGGAGGAACTTGACCACATCAAGATGTCCATAAAAGGCAACCACGTCCATGGCACCCAGGGGCACGGAACCCCGCGGATTCAGTCGCCAATAGCATGCGCTGTGGTTGGCATCGTCTAGGCGAAAGCCGCGCTCGCAGAGCAGACGCACGCCGGGGAGGTGGCCGCTGCGGCAGATGGCGTGCAGACCGGCGGTGCGCCACCGCAGCAGCATTCGGACGTCGAAGATTTCGTCCAACGTCCAGACGCAAAAGCAACGATGGGCCGCCCTGGCGGCGCAAAAGGCCTCGTGGTCGAGCAGCCCGACGATGTAGTGCACGACCTCGACGGGGAGTGTCTGGAGGGGAGCGCCGTCGATGGCCACCGCGAATGGGGTGCTTCCTTGTCGCATTATTGTTTTCTCGACAGCGTAAATTGGCCGCTCGGATGGGGTGGATCCGCCGGGGCTCTCTGTCGGCAACGCCCGGACAAGCCTGTACGTTTCTTTTTTCCTGTTGTTGTCAAAAAACTGTCGGCAGCCTGTCGGCAGAGACGTGATAAGAGAGGAAAAAAGTTTTGCGTAGTGCTGTGCCAACGGCCCGTTCTTCCAATTCCCTACCATTAGAGATTCAGAAAACACAATTTAATGTTTTGGATTGGATGAAAAAATTGGAAGAACGGGCCATTGACCAGCATTAGGTAGGTGGGTGCAGGGCGAGCGACGAGAAAATTTGGCCACGCCAACCGTGCTGGCGGTGCTGCACTGCCAGGCTACGACAGGCCACGCAAAGTCCAACTCCAACTGTGCGACCAGGGATTGGCGCGACTTTGGGGGGGGGGGAAGGCGAAAAAGACACATTAAAATATGGCGCATGCGCGAGGTCGGCGCGGTGCTGTCCTTGTTTGGAGGCGCCACCCATTCTCCAACACAAGAGAGGATTTGCGCCTCAAACACATGACAACCGCGCTAGACAGGTGATTGTCGTCGTCGAGTCTACACGTAGGAAGCGTGGGTTTTGCATATCTCTTTCTTTTTTACTTCTCTAGCGGGTTCAACGTGAGAGGACGCCGCGCCTCACGCCAAGAGACGCTCAATGGCCGGTGAAGCCATCCTGGCATACAGCATGTCTCTTACTGTCCCCGGGCGAAAAGCAAACTGCACGTTGAAAACCGAGGTAAAGTCGGGCATGGCGAGAGGCGTCCCGCGCGCCACCAGGGCGCACGGCCCACGCAGGTATTGTCGCACGCCCGCGTTGATGAATTCGTCTGGGTAGGCGCCCATGGAGTGGCGTGCCCATTCCCACGCTTCCCCATGCGTTCTGCCCCATCTGCCGTCGTCGATGAGTTGGCGCACTTTGTGCGTAGTGCGCGTATGGCGGGGCGCCCAGAACACCGCGAGAGGCTGAAACTGCCCGCGCGCCGGTCCCTCTCTTTCGCCGTCTGTCGCTACAGCGATCGGGGTCCTCAAAGGCTCAGCCAACGGGCCATTGTAAGGCTTTCCGGGGCTGGCGTATTCCTCCATCAGGACCTGGACGGGTCCGCGGTTCGCTCCTGGTTCGCCCGGGGACAGTTCGCGTCCCGGCGTCTCGATCCACTGGTACCATGCTCGTGCGCGATCGCGGAGGGTGCCTAGCCGCGGATCGGCTGCGACCTGGTCCACGAGGTGACTGCCATAGTTGAAACTGTGATCGCCCTCGCGTGGCGGCGATCGCCCATCCCCTCCAGCGGCATCCTGTCGAGTGTCCTTCTCAGTGTCAATCTCTTGTGTACTCTGACTGGCTGACCCTATGGCCCAGTGGTGCGCAAACAAGAACCGCACAAAGGCCTCCATGAGACAGAGCGCGATGGCCAGCGGTGCATCTCTCGGGTCGCCGCCAAAGGCCGTCCTCGCGCGGAGATAGTCGCCGATGGCACCCGTCGGCTGACCAAAGTCGGCCAGAGACTGCGCGGCCGCCCTTTGCCGGGCGCGCTCGATCCTGTCGGCCAGCAGCGACGCTTGCCGAGTGCTCGTGCCGGCAAGGGCGAGTGCGCTCTGTGGGTCGGTTTCAATGAGCCGCCGCATGATCAAGTCTTGCACATCAAAGGGCACCCTCTCTTGGTAGGGTGCCGAGTCTGACTCGACAAGAGGGTCTGTAGATGGTGGAATGTCCATGTCGTCCGGGAGCGCGGTGGGTCGAGTTGCGCGCCCGACGTCGAAAAGAGGCGGGCGGCGCGCGATGGTCGTCGTATCGGGGTCGACCGTATGTGGCGCCACATCCACGTCGTCGGGGAGGGCGACGTAAGGGAGGAGGGCCTCGGGCACGCCGGGCAACATCGCCCGAAGGACCGCGAGCGGAGGTCTGGCAGGGACGCGCACCGGCCTGTACGTCGGCATCATTGGTGCCGTCGGCCCTGCGGTTTCGTTCGGCCCAAGAAGGGCGCCGGTTGACCCCGCATCAATCCGAGGCCGCTTGGCCATCGGTTCGTACCCTATGGGCGTCCCACTTGCCGCCGGGGCACCTGGTAGCGACCACCTCAGACGATCCACCCAAGTGTCAACCTCGCGGACCCAATCGGAACCGGCAGCGGCGGCGAGCACGTCGCACGGACTTTGTGGCAGTGTCGTCGAGACGCATACGCCGGGTGCGGCTTCACGCGCAATCTGGTCCAACAGCGCGGCGTCTTGCGGACCAAGTACGGCGCCAGAGCGGGCGGCAGCGCACAGGCGCGCCCCCTGACCCCAAAGCGCGTCGTCGCTTCGGCGGCGTCTCATCTTCTTTTTTGCTGGACGGCTTTCCCCAGTAGCACGCCGGTTGTTGGCGCGTGCGCCGAGGAGCGCAGCGGCCCCGGTCGTGTCCATCTTTCTCCCCCCTGACACCGCGCAAGGGACGGTCCACCCGTGGACTTTGTTTTGTGGCGGACGCGTGCCCCGTGATCCTCAACCACACAAAAAACTAGACGGTTGCCGTGCCGCGGCCTTTTTCGTACCTTTTGGTTTTCATCAAAAGGCGTTCTTGTCTCGCCGCCAGACACTGGCGTGCGTGCTGTTCTTTTGGAGAGATGCCCCCTTGGCCTTTTATGGTGAGGGACCAACGGGCACGGCAAGACACAAAAGGCGCCAAGAGACGAGTGTGGAAAAAGGGGGGAACGGCCGAATCTGGCGCCAGGTCCCGGCAGAAGCACACCAAGCCGTTGGTAGTTGTGAGTGTGTGCGAATATTTTGGCCCGGTGCCGGTTGGCCGGCGAGCGAAAAAGGAGGCCAACACGCGCAGTCGCACGCCCACGCGCGGCGGGACCGGCGCGGGCCGCGCTGTGCACGCAGGAAAAAGGCCGAAAGAGGAAAATGCCAGGTTGCGCCACGAGCGACCAATAGGGCGGTGTAAAAAATATCTGGAAATCATTCGGCCAATGGCAACGTCGATAGACAGACACAAAGTCCACATGGGGTGCATGGCCTTGGAAGCCCAACCACGCCGCAGCCCAGACCGCCGCCACCGACGCACAACCGCCACCGAAAAAAAATGGGAAATCGAATGTCCGACATGGACCTTTCCAAGGTCTTTGGCGCTCCCATGCCGCGTCGCGTCAAGGCGACGCCCGACGGCAAACACTTTGCCATCCGAATCGACGTGACGACTCCGCGTATCTTGACCAAGGACGGCGCGCGCCGTGCGACCATCACACTCACGCCCGACCCAGCCGAGACCTCTACGGTGACGCTCGGTCCTCGCGACCAGCACGCGTGGCCCGAGGCCGCCCGCCCCTTTGAGGGACCCGTACACGCGTGGGCGCCCGTATCCGAGGCGATCGACTTTGAGGTCACCGACAAGGGCAAGATCGCTCGCGGCCAGTGCATCGGCATTATCCTCATCGAATGCCTCTACCTCTACGTCCAGGTCATTCATGATCGCGACAGCGAATGCGGCTACACGGTGCGCACGTGGACCTGGGACCGCACCGACAGCAAGGCCGAGGATGTGCTTCGTTCCGACCTCGGCATCGGCTACGAGGTACTGGTCGTCCAGGGCCATCTGGGAGGATCAACGCTGTCGCTCGTCGATGACGGTGTCCGAAAACGGGCGAGAGCCGATCGCGACAAGTCGGTGCTCTTTTTCATCCCCCAGTCCGAGGCATATCTCGACCGCTACCGACACTGGGACGACACAGATGATGACGGCGACGACGCGCGCAACCATGATGATGAGTATGATAACAAATCGCCCGATACCGAGGGAGAAGGTGACGACGACAATGGCGATGCCGCCAAGTTGTGCGCTCCCCAAGTCGACAATGACGAGTCGTGCGACACCGAGGTCGAGGATGACCATGACGATAGCGACGCTCAAACCCCAACGCGACGGCATGCATCCGGACCGACCATTGAGAGTTTGTGAAAAATATATAAAGTCAAAAAAAAGGACATATTCGCTGGGCACCTGGACGCGCTCTCGTGGAAGCGCCAGACAAAAAAGCCAACAACATCTTCAGGATCAAGGGCGCCGTCTTTCGGGATTGGTGCGTCGGCGCACCGCCCGCCCAACACACGGCGTGGTGGAAAACGAACTAATTGCGACAAAAACATCTTGCATACCTTCAATGCCGTGCGCACACAAGGCAACCACAACCGCAGCAATAGAGGGACAGCACAGAGGCAGCGTGTGCGCGCACAAACACCTTGGTCGCGAAAAGAGCGATGCAAAATGCACCTCAACCGATGCAACCAGATCGCGCCAGCGGCGGCACAATTTTCGTATTTAGTCATGTATAACGCGAAATGGGCGAAAAGAAAAAAAAAGGTTGCGCCGTCTGATGGTGGTCGTGAACGACTGTGCGCGGTCGACCACAAACACACTACGGGCGATTGCCGGCGGGCGGTTGCGACCCAGGGCATCCGCGGTCGCGCAGGTATGCGATGCACTCAGCATGGCCGCCATCGACAGCATCTGCCCATGTTTTGTTGTCCCACGGGCACCCCTTTTCGTGAGCATAGCGCAGGCAGTCGAGGCTGCCACCGCGGGCGGCCGAGGCCGTCGTGCGCGCGTCCCAAGGGCACCCGCTTTCACGCAGAAACTGCAGACAGTCGACCGTCGGTGCTTCGGCTGCAGCAGCGCATGTTTTGGCGTCCCAATCGCATCCGGTCTCACGCAGGTAGATCACACAGTCGAGGTGGCCGTTTCTGGCGGCGCCCCGCAGCGCATCTGGGCTCCACTCTATCGCGTCGTCGTCGAGTCTACATATGAGGCGCAGCAGGTCCAAGCGACCGTCCGCGGCTGCGCGTATCGGCGCGTTGATGCAGCACGTGTGACCATGGTCGAGAAGCACGCCGAGGCATTCCGTGTGGCCCGCGGCGACTGCCTCAAAGCATGCGTCGTCGTCGACCTCTTGGCCGGCTTCGAGGATCAGGCGCAGACACGCAGCATGCGATCGAGGATCGGTGGCGCCGCATATCCATCGGCCGCCCGTATGGGTGCAAAAGCGCAGGTGCATGCAGTGGCACTCTTCGGGCTCCCCAAACTGGGCGCCCTTGGCCAGGGCCAGAGACACGCATGCGGTGCGCCCGTAGTAAATCGCCCTGCGCAGTACGTCGTCGTACCAGAGGGCGCCGTCTGTTGTCTTGTCGAGCGTGTACAGAGCAGCGTCGTCGACAGGGTACCGCGCCGCCGTGTACCACGAGGATTCGTCGAACGTTCCGTCCGATGGACGCGCATAGGCGAGGCAGTCCAAATGGCCCAGACGGAGAGCGGCCTTGCATATGCGCTTCCTCTTGTTTTGGCGCGCCAACTCGGGGTCGGCCTCTGCGCGAGGGGGACCGTTTTCTGTGCACAGATGCCGACCCATGGCACTGCGATCGCAAGCCACGGCACGCCATCTCCTACAGACGGGCGCCACCCAGAGCGCCCGTTCGGGGCAGCACATAAATGCAAAAACGAGGGCCAGCACTTCGTCGGGTAGATTGTCCATTGCGATGACGGCACGAAACAGATCCACGGCAGCCCCATGTGTGTTTTCTTGATGGCGAAAATGTTTTTTTGTTGGCGTGCCAATCAAAAAAATAATGAAAATAGTCGAGCGCAAATGGATGGGCGTCTCTTGGTGCTGTCTATATTTTTTGCTGCCTTTTTTATTGCAACAGTCTCCTTGGCGACTGGGGATTGTGCTGATGCGACTTGACTACACCAGATCAACCGATGGCAGCCTTTGGGGTGACTACTAGTCGACACAAGGACTGGGTGTGCGGCGCCCGTCGTCGATTGCGTTCGCGATCATCTCGGCCATGCGCGCGGATTGCGCCACAGCAAGGGCGCCTTGGAGATCGATTGGGGCTTGTGTCTCGTGGATAATAAAACTCGCTCGATCGAGTCGGTCGCGCTCGACGGCCCGCTCCAACACGGCCTGTAGGTCAAGAGAGGGCTCCTCTGGCCAAGAGGTCGCATTTGGCGGGTTTATCGCTCTCCTTGTGTGTACGCCCACGACGGCATGCAGGCCCGCGGTGCCGCCATCCTCATCCGACGCATCTACGGCCGCCTGAAGGCGTACGGGCCATTGGCCCAGAAAGTAGACGGCGCGCGCTTGTCCGTGCCTCGCGGCTTCGACAATGGCCGCCTTCAGATCGAGCGCCGGCGGCACGAGTCGGCAGCATATGTGGTTGATCACCTCCATCGAGCCCCGCCGAGCGGCACACAAGAGGACGCGTTGCCACGGAAACATGGGATCTCTTTGATGGATGAGGGAGAGCACGTTGACCGAATTTGGGGTGTAGTGGAGTGTTGCGCGCACGGCGACCGAACCCAACGGTATCCACGGATACCGATCGAGCAAGATCCGAAGGGCGTCGACGTTGCCACGCGCGCCCGCCGCCCGCGCCCACCAGCGCGGCCGAATGCGCACGGCGACGTCCAGGAGCAAAGCAAGAATGCCCGTTGCGCCTAGTTGTATGGCCCGATCAATTGTAGACTCGACAGGTTCGGGGAGCCGCCCAAGGAGTATAAGGAACATGTCGCGTGCATCCTGGCGCATGAGTTTATCGCGCACATCGTCGAGTCTCTCTTTGGATGCATTCTGCTCTAGCGCAATGCCCACCAGCGTGGGGTCGCCGGCGGCCAATGCCGGCTGCCACAGATCAAAGGTGCGTGGGATGCGCTTGCGACGCCACAAAAACTCGACAATGTCGACGCGGCCCGCGGCGCACGCGCGCTCTGGGCTCGTGCGCAGCCAGTGCCTCTCGCGGCGCCGCCTGACGGCGCGGTCCGATGTGACCCAAAAGACGCGATGGGCCTTTCTCGCTGCACAGAAATCGCGGTCTGAAATAAAATCGACAATATACACTAAAACTTCGGGCGGCGCGAGCAAGAGCGGCGCCGGCTGTTCTTGGTCTTGCTGGTGCATGATAAGCGTGTCGCCAAAGAAAGAAGAAAAATGGGTTGCACTGGCGATGGACGGCGTTGGTAGCGCCCAATGCCAAGAGACATTTTTTTGTCCCGTCCGTTTTTTTGTCGTGCCCTGCAAAAAAAAAGAAGGGCAGCGTGTTGTTCGCAGCCCGCCCGCATGGTTCTTGCAATATTCACGAATTACAACCGGCCAAATTGGGCCACCCAAATAATTTTTGTCCAACTACAATCGGGCGACTACAACTTGGCCAATGCTGACAAGGGTCGCACTCGTACACCGCACCCCCTACCTGAAAGAGATATGCGAAAATTGTGCACTCCCAGTACACGATCCCAAAGCGACAGATAAAACCTGCCATTCAAAAGTCAAACCTGAATGCAAGTTGGCCGCCCATTGCCATCATCGCGCTTGCGTTCGCACCTGCATGCAAAATGGGGTCAAGCACACCGAGTGCATTTCGCACGTGAACCCATTTTTCTTGCCTTTTTTTATTAGGGTTTGTTTGTCGACCGGGAGTCGCATTCGCGCGGCTCGGCCGTGCCAAGCCGATCGACCAGGACCGTTGTTGTCCGACGGTCGGACAATAGCGACAAGCATCTATTACATGGCGGGGAGAGGCCCCCACCATGTCGGCACGCCACTGTCGTCACAGATGGATTCAAAAGGGCGCCCCGTGACGCCGGTGCCCAGGGAAAGCGCCAACACGCTGCGGTAGCCCTTGCTCATGGCGTCCAAGATAACATTGTCGTCCACTCTGTCCAATGGCTCACACACGTCTCGCTCGTGCCATCTGCATTCGAGGGCCGCACACGCCGCCCACACCCGAGCGCGATCGAGCGGCGCAATGTGCGCGCGGTAGACGAGTGCCGCCACTGCGATGCGTCCACGATCCAATGCAACCGACGCCGATTCAGGTCGAAAAATCGTCCGCGCCTCGGGCAAGCGCAGCAACCGCTCCACCGTGCTTGTGTCGGCACACGCGGCGGCCGCATCGCCGAGCCACGGGCCACACCACGCCTCACGGCCCGCAGCGCGCAAAATCCATTCAGTGGTCCGGTGCGCGCCCGACGTCACCGCCGCGACGACAACGCGCTTGGTGCACCTGCCCAGGCTATATTTTTGGGCCATGGACAGAGACGACGCAAAGTCGCCCGATGCCGCGGCGACCATCGCCTCTTCCGAGGCCAGGCGTGGTCGGCGAAACCTGTGAGCCACCCGCCGGCCGATCCACTTGAGGGTGCGCCACGGACCGTTGCGCAGCGCCTGTTCGACAGACCTTGACGTGGATTTGACGGCGCCGCTGCATTTTGCGCGGTCCAGCCAGTCGAGCACATGTGTGTGATCGCCTTGAAGGGCCGCCATGCCCAGGCGGTCGGTGCACCGACACGGACCACGCGCGTGGAGAACGGCCAACGCGCGACACCGGCCAAACCGCGCGGCACGCATCAGCATGGCGCGCGCGATGCGGTTCGCCGCTGCCCGCGGTGCCAATCGCGCGGCGTGATGCAAGAGGCACGACACGAGGTCGCATCGGTCGACGTCGACGGCGCGCTTGAGCGCGCGCCTCCACGCCCGAGCCGCGCGCATACCCCGCTCGCGCCGCTCCTTCCTTCGTCTCTTGTCATCGGCCTTTGCGTGGCGTGCGGCACGCCACGGACAGTCGATTGCGCACGTGAGATCGCAATCGCTATGGTCCGCACTGTGGAAAGCATCATCGCCATCGCCTTGGCTCCATGTTTCGCCGCTCGACTCGGTCGAATCGTCCATGCCCTCTGATAAAAATTCTTTTTGATGTGCGGTGCCGTGACCGTCTTGTGCGGGCAAAGCGTCGTCGTGGGTTGACGCGCTCGCACAAGCCCAACGCACCACATCGAGCCTGCCACCACGGACGGTATCGCCCAGAAGAGTGGCCATATCTACTGGCGACCATACCTCTGTCAGAGGGCCCACCACGTGCAGGGGAGCACCAGCAGCGGCGATACAGTGTATGGCGTGTGGGCGGCACCGGCGCGCAACTTGGACATACATAGGGTCGACGAGGGCATCGGGCCATGCCGTGGCGAGCGCGCCCAGATCAGAGAGCGTGTCGATATGCTTGAGGATCACGGCCCAAACTTCAGGTGGAAGCGCGATCAGGGGACACATGTGCGCCTCTGCACAGTCCATCCTCGCGGGTGCGTGCGCGGTCGAATGACCAACAAGAAATTCTTTGAGAGATCGGGGTGAGGCGGAGGAGAAAAAGAACGATGCACCGTCGCCGACAAGGGCACACGCAAGCGCAGGCCTGTCCTTGGCGATTCTTTTCTCTTTTTTTGTTTTGGTCCCTTTTTTCTTCTGTGGCTGTTTGGCCTGTGTCGATGGACAGCCCGCTCTTTTTTTTTCTTTGCGCGCTTACCGGGACCCCAGCCGACCTCGCGTACCGTGCCGAAAAGAAACGGCGTTGGCGGACCATGTGAGAAAACGCATAGAGGAGAAAGAGTGCGTCTCGATAGGATTTTATTTTCTTATTTGCGACATGGTCCGTCGCGCTGGATCGGCGCACAATGGCAAGTTTTGATTCCGTGACAAGGCGACGCCAGCGGCCGTCGGCAATGCCGGCCACCAAAAGGAGGACGCGATGTTTTTGCTGTACGTGTACGCGCTCGCTGCCGACGACATCACGCGAGGAAAAAGGCGCCATGGCATAGAGCGAGGCAAGAAACGCCGACACGGCGCAATGATTTACGTCTATTAAGCGCGGCACTTTTTTTTAATAAAAATCGTCTTGTTTTCCTGCTCGCCCAAATGGCGTGCAGTTATGGCCGTCGTTTTACCTCGCTTGGCAGAAATAGATTTATTGTCGAAAAAAAAAGGAAGAGTACGACCCACAGAGACAACGGCCGCTTTGTAGTTAGTCGGCGTGGGTGTCGATAGCGGCCCGGCTGCCGACGCGGATGCGCATCCTTTTCGCAAGAAAATCGGCCACACGCGGTGACGTGGCCAATTCGAGAGCAGCACCGAGATCAACGCGGTCTTCCGCGAGAGCGACGATGATGGTCACGTGCATTAAAATGCCGCATGCGACGGCCCGCTCCAACCGGGCTTGCCAATTCAAAACCAGTTGCGGTTCTGCCGGGCAAAAGAGTGTCGACCTTGGGTTGGTCCTCGCCCGGTACACGTTTGCTATGGCATACAGGGCAGCGGTGCCTCTATACATCTCGTCCGCCACGTCGGCAGCCGCTTGAAGGGCTAGCGGGGGCCGGCGCTTGCCGAGCAGGCTAACGAGTCGGCGTTGGCCAAACCGCGCGGCTTCAACAAATGCTGTTTGCAGATCGAGGGGTCGCGCCGTCGGCTGGTCGCACAAAAAGGCCACAACGCCATCGCAGCCCGATCTCGCCGCTATCGTCAACGCCGAATTCAAGTCGAGATGTTGGGCCGCCGGCTGACGACACAGCAATTCGACAATGTCGACATTGTCAAACGCTGCCGCTTTATCTAGGGCCGCTTGCAGGTCGGGTCTCTGCACATGGCCCCGCGAGCAAACAAACTCGACCACGCGCGTAGACTTTGATTGCACGGCCTTGAAGAGGATGCACGGCCACGGAAAAAGAGGGTCCTTTTCGCGTACGAGGCAAAGGGTCTCTGTGGGGTCCCGTGCCTGGCCCATTGCCGCGTTCGCGATGGACCCCAAAGGTATCCAGGGATACCTGTCAAGCAAAATCCCAAGTCCGTCGATGTATCCCCACTGAACCGCCAGTCGCGCCCAGCGCCGCGGTCGAACGCGTACCGCAACGCCAAGCAGAGACATAAAAATTCGCGTCGCGCGGTATTGCATGATTCTGTCGATTGTCGGTTCCAGAAACTCGATCGGGTGATCAAAGAGTTGGAAAAACAGTCGATGCGCGTCATCTTGGACGGCCGTCTTGCGGACCGAATCGAGTTTGACCTCGCATGGATCTTGCTCTCGTGCAATCTTGATCAGGACAGGATCGCCAGCGGTCAGCGCCGCCCGCCACATGTCGAATGTACGTGGGATGCGCTTGCGACGCCACAAGAACTCGACAATATCAGTGCGACCGGCGGCGCACGCGCGTTCTGGGCTTGTGCGCAGCCAGTGCCTCTCGCGGCGCCGCCTGACGGCGCGGTCCGATGCGACCCGAAAGATGCGGTGGGCCTTTCTCGCCGCACAGAAATCGCGGTCCGACACATGATCGAGAACACACAATAGGATCTCGGGCGGAGCGAGCGCAATAGGCGCCGGTTCGTCTTGGCCTTGCTGGTCCATGGGCGCTCTTTTGGTATTTTCAATGAAGGAACGGGCGAACAAACCGACTACGGGGATGGGGCTTGCTCGTTGAGTCTGTCCAACGGACAGACGGTTTCTCCTTGGCGTGGGGTAGGCCCTCAATGCGGCCTCTCAAAAAAAATGATGCCAATCTATGGTCGCATCCAACCAGGAGAAAAAAAAGGCAACGGCCCGAGAGGGGCGAAACAAAAGCTGGGGGGGGGTCTGCTCGCGAGGACAGGCGACCGCCATTCTTTGCGATTGTTTTCTTGCGGCCAATGATTTTTCGATGGAACCAATCGCAGGGCGGGCACTAACAGACCACTGACGAGCGGCGAAAATGTGTGGTTTGATTTTTTGGCACCACGCGGGCGGCACAGCGAAACCCGTAATTTTTTATTCAATCGGTTAGCCGTCACGCCCCACATCAAGCCGATCACCGAGAGTGCGCCCTCGCCGATCGAATTGTGTGAGCCGCCGCGCGATTCGCCTTCCTTTTTTCACTCCTCTTCTGTTTTTTGTCTTTGCGGGCGGCCCATGGGAAAAGGAGGCTACAGTCTCTGAATTGTCAAAGGTAACAAAAGAGAAAAGTCATTAAAAAATTACCGACGTGTAGCAAAAGTGTCTACACGCACATTTATTTCTATGGTTGGGTTGTGTAAACAAATAGACAACACGGTATGTCCATCGTCGACGCACAGGACTCACTCCAAGCGGTCAAAACTTGTTGCCACGGACACTTTTTGAGGCGTCGCGCCGTTTTTTTGTGACTTTCTCTTTTGCCCCTTTGACAGTCCGGGGGGACCGCAAAACAAGGCGCCAGATGTAAAGCCGACCATTGACGGAGCAAGCGATGGCGTCACCCTTTTCTTTTGTGGCAGTCCATCGTGTTTTGAATAGGTCGCCAAGAGTACATGTGTGGGCTGACCATCGACAAAATGATCCACCACCGGCCCAAGTGTCGGCATCATACAGACACAAACCTTTATGGGAAACAAAAAAGAAGAGGCACGGTTGGTCGGCCGCTAGTCGATGGCAAACTTCCAATGGTCAAACGAAACAGGGTCAGCGGGCGGGGTATCCCTGGCGGGCATCCTTTTGGCAAGGAACTCGGCCACGCGCGGGGACGCGGCCACGGCCAGGGCGGCTTCCAGATCGATTTGGGATTCATCCGCCCGACAGATGATATCGACCACGCGCTTAAAGTTGTCCTCTGCAGAGGCGCGCTCCAACGGCGTGCGCAGGCTCAAAAGAGGTTCATCGGGGCAAAAGGCACTTGCCTGCGGGTCGGTCCTCTTGTCGTACAAGTCCAAGATGGCCCAGAGAGCATTGCCCCTCGTGGATGTGTCTGCCACGTTGGCGGCTTCCTGCAAGCCTATACCTTGCGCGGACGATTGGCGGCCGAGAAAATCGACAATGTCACGATGACCATACTGTGCCGCGGTGATCAAGGGCGATTGCAAGTCCATACCTTGCGCGTACGGTTGGCGGCACAGCAACTCGACAATACCGCGGTGGCCAAACTCTGCTGCTGTGATCACAGCCGATTCTACGCCAATGTCGCGTGCGGCCGACTGGCGGCACAGCAACTCGACAATGTCGGCGCGGCCACGGCGTGCCGCTGTGACTAGAGCACACTGCAAGTCAGGTCCCGACGGGGCCACCTGACAGCAAAGAAACTCTATCGCACGCGCAGAGCCTGATAGCACAACCTCGAAAAAGACACGCTGCCACGGAAACAGGGGGTCTTTTTCGTGCACGAGGCAGAGGATCGCCACGAGGTTGCGCATGTGGGTCACTGCCGTATCCACGACGGACCCCAAGGGTACCCAGGGATACCTGTCGAGCAAGATCCCGAGTCCGCCAACATGTCCTCGCTCGGCCGCCTGTCTAGCCCAATACCGTGGCCGAACGCGCGTTGCAACACCAAGGAGGGCCTCAAGGATGCGCGACGCACACGAGCATATGGCGGCGTCAATCGCGTCGTCTATAGTTACGTCCCAGGTATCAAAGAGTTGAAAGAACAACCGAGGCGCGTCCTTGCGGAGGGCCATGTCACGGACCGAGCCGAGTTTGGCCTTGGATGAATCTTGCTCCCTGGCAATCTCGATTATGACGGGATCGGGCGTAACGAATGCCGCCTGCCACATGTCGAATGTGCGCGGAATGCGCTTGCGGCGCCATAAAAACTCGACAATATCAGTGCGACCGGCGGCGCACGCGCGCTCTGGGCTCGTGCGCAGCCACAGCCTTTCGCGGCGTCGCTCGATGGCGCGGTCCGACGTGACCCAAAAGACGCGATGGGCCTTTCTGGCCGCACAGAAATCGCGGTCCGAGACAATGCCGAGCACGTGAGATACAATCTCGGGCGGCATGAGCATAATGGGCGCCGACACGCGTTGCGCTCTCTGGTCCATGGATGTGCTCTTGTCCGTTTAGAAAAAAAAAAGCAAATAGAACAATTTGGGCGCAGGTGTCGGTTGTGTCCAACAAAAAGTGCCCTTTTTTTTGGCGGCGGGCGCTTGGCTCCCTGTGGGCGCCGGCAAAAAAGGCCGCTGCCGCCCGAGGCCGCATCTCCCAACCAAAAGAACCGCGACGCAGTGACAAGAAAAAAAATCAAAAAAAAAGACTGGTGCTTGCTCGGGCGGACAAGGGCGGCTGTCTTTTGTCTTTTACTTTTTTGTGGGAGATGGGGGCGCGCTCTTCTTCCGCAAACACGACGACGATGACGTAAACATTCTTTTTTTTTGTCAGCAAAGACTCTTTTTTTTATGGTTTCAAGAGATTGTCAACTATGGGCGAGTGGGCACCCACCAAGAGTACACTTTTTGGCCATACCATCGCGATATAAACCTTTGTGTTAAACAATCGGGTAAACCTCGGAAAGGCGTGTGGGGCGACTTCTTGCAAGGCGCGGTAGCGCAGGTCCAGCGACAGTCGCACTTGCTCGTCGATGTAGGCGCGCGCCGATCGAAGCACATCGTCCGAAAGAAAGGTGTTGCCAAGGTCCTGTCGTCCAAACCCGTTGAGTTCACCTTGGCGCCACTTCTCGACGCGGTCACCGTGCAATCGCGCAAAAGGTTTGCCGAGCCATTTGAGCGGGCATGTTGACACGCAGACCGGCTTGGCGTGCTCTAGTATGTGGCGCAAAGAGTGCACCGATCCGTGTGACCCGAGTTCCCAGCCCGTCGGGCCATAGAGACCATCCATGTCGTCCTCTTTGAACGTAAACCCGGATTGCGTGCGCACGGAGCGCGTGATCGCTTGTGCGGCATCGCGCGACAGGAGATTCCTCGACGAGTGTAGCGCCGGTGTGACGATCCAATCATAGCACGCAGAAAGTCGACTGCGTTGGTCGCCCAGGCGCGGGTCGGCCAAAACGGCTTCGCACGCCAACATGGCATCAAAGTCGAGCCGCTTGTGTGCGGCAAACCTGACAAATCCCTCGACGATGGCCAAAGACACGACCAGGGGTGCGTCGGCACTTGCTCCGAGCACTGACCGGACGCGCAAGTAGTCGTGTGCGGCCGCGCGCTTTCCATAGGGGCGCGGCAGTCGGTCGCTGGACTCTGGCACATGCCCGTGGTTGAGTTCACAGTCGAGGATCGCCCTCTGTCGAGTGCTGGTGCTGGCCAGGCAGCGTCCGCCCCACGGATCGTGCTCGATCAGTCGCTGCATAATGTGCGTGTGCAATTCGACGGGAAGCGCTGCGTCGTAGGCCGCCGCATCGTGGTCCTCGTCTTGGCTGCGGTCGCCTCCCCACTCGCCCCTCGTCCGGCGACGCTTTGCGCTGGCTTCGTGCTCGGCCGTCTCTTGCATCGGGGTTTTTTTGTGCGGTAGGGGGAAAAAAGGATCGCGGTGGCTTCGTACAAGGATGCAAGGGAGCCCATTCGCTCGCCAATGGGGCGCTCTTTGTGCGGACCAATAAAAAAAATAGAGAGGCCTCCCTCGCGGGCACAAGAGAAAACAAAAAAAAGGAAAAAACCGGTACCGACATGCCACCCGCGACAAAGGGCGCCGGGCCTGTCTGTGTTGTTTCTTGCCAACAATTTCCGCCTTTGGGGTGGTCGGCCGCGTGGGTCTGGCGCCTTGGCGCGTCTCTGTCGATGGACCTGAACGGCGACCCCAAAGGGAGGGCGAAAAAAAGAACACGTAAGGAGCAAGCCGAGTGTCTGCCGCCGTGTGGTCTGCCAAGCAAAAGAAACATCTTGTTTTTGCAAAAATTTTAGAAAAAAAAAGAGAATTCATTTACGGCCGAGAAGGCGCGCGTAGCCGGCCTCGCAGTCGTCATTAGGGGGAATGACGCCAAAGTAGCCGGCGGCCTCGGCAAGCGATCGGTTCTCATTATTCCACTGGTATCCGTGCGCTCTGGCGCATACCACAAAGTCCCACAGACCTTTGTTGATCGCCTTTTTGATAATGTGGTTCCACGCGCCGCAACCGTGACTGACGGCAAACCAAAACATGGCCAGGTCGGCGCGGTTGATCGCGCAGTCCAGCGCCCAGTCATCCCATGGGCAGCCATTGGCGTAGAGCCACGCGAGCGCGTCAATGTGACCGCCGCGCACGCACGCGGCGTACGACTGACCATCCCACGGGCAACCGTTGGCGCGCGCCCATTCGAGTATGTCGAGGCGCCCACATCGTGCGGCGCCATAACAAGTGTTTCTATCCCATGGACACCTTTGATTGCGCAACCACTTGAGCAAATCAAAGTGACCGCCGCGCGCGGCCTGGGCGCATACTTGAGCGCACCGATCGTGCCCTCTTTTAAACAGCGGCTTGACAATCTCGAAACGGCCGCCCCGCGCCGCGCGCCGGCACGTTAGCGTGTCGGTCTGTAACCCATTGGCCTTTGCCCAGTTAAAGATGTCTGGATGGCCGTAGCGCGCGGCCGCGTCGCACACCCCCGACAGCCCGTAGCCGGTGGCGTGTGCCCAAGCGAGTACGTGCATGTGCCCGCCGCGCGTGGCGCTCCACCCAATCACGTCATAGTAGGGCGTGAGACGCTCGGCGTGGAGCCACTTGATGATATCGAGGTGGCCGCCCTCGGCTGCACGCTTTGTCACGTCGTCTGAAAACGGCCACGAGTTGCGCCTGGCCCATTGGAGGATGTCAAGGCGACCGGCGCGTGCTGCCTGCGAGGTAGCATTCGGGTGGGGCGGGTACTTGTTTGAATGCAGCCAGACCAGCACGTCCAACTGCCCACATCGCGCTGCGTCTAGCGAGGCCGACTTGCCAAAGGGCGAACCGGCACAACGGCCCCATTCGAGCACATTTGTGTGCCCCGCCGCGGCCGCAGCGGCCATGACCGACTCATCAAACGGGCATCCGTGACAGTGGAGCCAATTGACGATATCTAAGTGGCCACCAGATGCCGCGGCAGCTGCCACAGAGGCATCCCACGGGCATCGGTTGCTCCGTGCCCACTCACACAACGCCATACTGCCCGTCGTCGCAAGTGTGCCTGTGCGAGCCAGCGCGAGGCGAGACGGCGCAATGCGCGCCGCCAGTGTGCTAATGGCAAGCAACTCTCGGGGCGCGTCGGGTCCGAGGGCCGAGATGTCACGCTGGGTCTTGCGCGTGCGCGCCCACACCACGCTGTCTCGCGCCGCACGACACACAAACGGGAAAACAATAGTGGACGCCTCATCCAGATAGCCGCAGATAGCTGCCCAAATCTCGACTGGCAGATTCATTCTTTTTCGAATCCCTTTGGTCCCTCTCTTGCGGTCCTCGTCAGGGCTGAGGCCTTGGTAGTCTCGTGGTGCTTGTGTGCCTCCTTCTTTCTTTTTCCGGTGCCCGTCAGGGACTGCGGTGTCAGTCTTTGCTCTTTTTTTGCTCTGGTCCTTGCGTGCCGGTTTCTTTTTTCACGGATGATGATTCGTTGTATGCAAAGAGGCCAATTATGCGCAAAGGATAGCAAAAATACTATTGGTATGCAGATTATTACTGGTCGCGATGGCCATCTTTGGTTTTTTCACACAACCTATGCTATAGTCGCGGTGTGCATGCGTAACACACAGATGCAAGACACAGGCCGTCCCAGTGCAACAAAGACCAAGCCCTCGGTGTGCGACGCCGACTCCAACCTGGCGCCCCAAAAGCGCCGGCGTATTGAATCAGATTGGATGGACGCACAACAGCAACGCGCTCGTATACAATTTGAGGACCTGCCCGATGAAATCCTCGCCCTCGTGCTGAGCGAGATCGAACGACCGATGCGTCCTGTTGTGCCGTTCGTGTGCCGTAGATGGCACGCAGTTTTTGCCGACCGGGCGTTGCGCCCGCCAACCAAGGGGCGGCGCTACGATAGAACGTGCAACCCCTACAGCCGATCATGCGACTATAACGCGGTTCTGGCCGGTGCCGGCTACCGCGCCGTGTTGGAGTGGACCCGCACCATGGGATGCGATTGGAATAGCGAGACTTGCGCATTGGCCGCCTCGGCGGGCCACCTGAAAGTTCTCCAGTGGTGTCGGGCAAATGGTTGCCCGTGGGACGCGTCTACGTGCACGAATGCCGCTCGTGAAGGTCACTTGCATATTGTCCAGTGGGCCAGAGCCAACGGCTGTCCTTGGGGCGCCGCGACTTGCTTCAGCGCCGCCCGCGGTGGTCACTTGGACATTCTTCAGTGGCTCCACGAGAATGGATGCCCTTGGGACGAGTCCACATGTGCCGGCGCCGCCCGTGGTGGACACGCGGAAATCCTCAAGTGGGCGCGCTCCCGCAACTGCCCGTGGGACCAGACGACGTGCAGCTTCGCTGCGGAGCGGGGCGACCTCGCGATGCTACAGTGGGCACGCGTGAACGGCTGTCCGTGGAACGAGAGCGCGTGTGGGTCGGCTGCACACGGCGGGCATCTCAATGTCGTCCAGTGGGCGCGCGCCAACGGCTGCCCTTGGGACAGCCGCACATGTGTGACAGCAGCCGCTGGCGGCCATCTCGACGTTCTCCAATGGGCCATAGCCAACGGTTGTCCATGGGACAGCGAGGCATGCTCGTATGCGGCCACTGGCGGCCATCTACATGTACTACAGTGGGTGCGCACCGCCGGTTGTCCGTGGAGCGATCAAGTGTGTTCTTCTGCAGCCGCGGGAGGCCATCTCAACGTGATCGAATGGGCCGTCGCGAATGGCTGCCAGTGGGACGAGCGAGCATACTCATGGGCGGCCTATAATGGTCACCTGCGTGTGCTTGAGTGGATCAAGGCCAACGGGCACCCGCTGAATGACGGCCTGTGCTCGACAGCCGCCGCTAGAGGTCACCTCCATGTCCTCAAGTGGGCCATTGCCAATGGATGCGCCTGGGATGAGTGCACGTGCCGATGGACCGCCGAGTGGTGCGGCACCGACATGTTTAACTGGGTGCGTGTCATCGGATGCCCACGCCACCGCCAATCGTCCGGCTAACGCATGGCCTGGTAACCATGCGCATCCTATTTTTTCATGTCAAAAAACATTGAGAAAAAATGCACGTTATCGTGACGTGCGATTGGTAGCCTTCTCTTTTGATCATTTTTTCAGACCGTCGATCGGCCACTGTGCATCACGGCAGCGCACGCTGAAAAATCCCGCTCGTGCCGCACCTGCCCGCAGTAGGAAAAAATAAAAAAAAAGACAACCAGCAAAAGGTTTTGTGGACTGCCTTTATGCCCGGCATTTTGTAGCAAAAATGGTTAGGACCTATGCCAATCAAAGTGGCGTGGAGGATGGGAGCCGCGACGACGGACATGCAGGCGAGGATGGCGAACGCGAGAGCACTAGCGGGTCGTTGGCACTCATTGCCACTAGTTCGATGATGCGCAATGCACAATTCGTTCTGGGTTCTACTCTGGGCCTGAAATCATGCCAGGGGCAGCCGCGCTTGGCGATCCACAGCGCGACACGCCGCGCTGCTCCCCGTTTGTCGTTGGCAAGGTCAATCACGGTGTTTGGATCAGGCAGAAGACCTCTCCACACCATAAACTCCAAGACAGGGCGCCAGCCGTAGAGCGAGAGGGCGCTGCGGCAAAAGATTTCGTTCGTCGTCCAGGACCCCGACCGTAGTCTGGGTGCCTCTGTACCCAAGAGGCACTTGATGGCGACGACATTGCATCTAGAGGCCGCCTCACGCCACAACCAGCTGTCCTCGTCGTACGTGGTCTTTTTCAACAATGGCAGTAAGACACGCGGATTGCGTGTGTCCATGGCGAGACTGAGCGCTTCGTTGCCGACTAGCCGATCGTCGGGAAGTCGCTCGGCGAGATGCACCGCGACGCGCGCATCCCCGTATTCCAGGGCCATGGCGACCACATTTCGGTGCCGGCCAAACCGGAACGGCGCGGCGTCGGAGCCGGGGAGATAAGGAGGTCCATATGACAGATTGTCGCGTTCCAGCACATTGCCGCGCCACACGACTTCGTTGAACCACCAACGCATCTTGACGCGAGCCGTCTCCTCGCAGAATTGTGCGGCTTGATCGTAACCGCGCACGGTGGCGATAGCGGTCGTCAACGGGCTAAATCGGACGCCGTTGGCATGCGCCCATGAGAGCACGTGCGTGTGTCCTCCATAGGCGGCAGCCAGCGTGAGTGTCTTGGGCATAAGGCGGGCCTCATCGAGCCACACGATGACGTCGAGGCGGCCGTTTCGCGCTGCCTCCAGAGCCATGTGGCGCCACAGCAAAGATCGCGGCGGCGGTCTGGGAGGCGGTGTTGCGCCAATGTCGAGGCTCCCATTACGCATCACTCCAATGTCCGCCCAGTGAGTGGCCACGTCATCGCTGTGCAAACGTCCCACAGTGTGGGCGTGGCCGCCGACCACTGCTGCCCTATACGCATCACGTTTGTGTAGTCTGTTCTTTGTGAGCAACCATTCTAGGACCCCAATATGGCCGTGCCTCGCCGCGCGTCTGCTCGCGCACCCGTGCACGTCGTGGTCCCGATCAAACAGCCAATCGAGAAGAGCGACACTACCCGTGTCAAAGGCAATATGCCACGCCCAGCGCATGTTGGCGCGGAGGTCGCACAAGAGCATAGACAGGGTCTCGTAGTGCGCACCAAGCGCGGCTTGTTTGATCGCCTGTTCAAGTGCACGTCGGGCGGCTTCGTATTCGGCCTTGCGCTCTTTGCATCGGTACTTGGGACGCTGCGAGGGTTGGCGTCGGAGCAGCTGGACCACGAGGTCGGCGTTGCCCGCCGCCGCGGCCGCCACGAGGCATCGATCGACAGAATAGGGACAACCGGTCGCTTGCATCCACGTAAACAGTTTGAGATGGTCACAGTTTACGGCTTCGGCACACGCGTCGTCGTCCCATGGACAACCGGCGCCGACCGCCCATTGTGCTAGGTCCATCCGGCCGGCGGACACGGCCTCTGCCAAAAACGTGCGTCTCTTCAAGCGCTGGCTTCCACGTCGCTGGCTCGACGTCAGGTTCTCCAAAGCCACTGCCCTCCACAGAGGCGATACCAGAGCGCACACAAACTGGTCACACGGGCCTAGGCGGGAGACGATGGCCGACAGCATTTCGCATGGTAGGTCGCCTATCGTCGTGGTGCTTGTTGGGCCATCGTCCTCCATCTTGCTCCTGTGCGCGATGGCCTTTTTCCTCCTTCCCGGTTGTACTCGCTCGGCGCGGCGGGGTCGCCTCGTCGCCACTGCAAGGGCCAAGAGAATACAGACAAACAGCGCATTTGCCCTCTCATGCGACGACACCACCAGGCCAATAGGAAAAAAAATTGTGGTAAAAATACGGGGACCTACCCGGTGGGTTGGTGCGCGTCAGCGGCCGACCGAGCCGGACAACCCGAACTTGCCTGCCCTATCCCACAGGGAAAGGGGACTGCAGAAAAAAAAATGCCGAATGGCCCATGGCGGGGAAGAAAGGAGGCTTTGCGGCCAGTGCTCGCGAGTTCCAGCCGGCCGTGTTTGGCTGCCCTGACAACACCTGTTCTAGCGGACGTTCGGACAAATGCGACTTGACTTGGTCAACGGCGGCGGCAATTGAACTCGCGCACACTTTTACCACGACGGCATGCGCGGAAACCATGAGTTCCAAAACAATCAAAGACTACCGGATGGGACCTATTGTGTAGGGTCCCTAGAAAGGCCGGCGCGCAGGCAGAGCCACGAACTGCTTTATGGCAAAAATAAAGTTTAAAAAAAACAATAGTCAGAGCGTTGTCGCGAAAGCGCCCACAGCCGTCAAACTCTAAAAAGAAGGCAAAGAAAGCCGTAAAAATGTCAACGCAGAGCCGCAAACAAGTGTTTGCAATCCGTTGTTTTGTCTATTTGGGCGCACATGAAAGTGCCGGCAGCGGACATGTCTTACGGTTCCCGAACTCCCAAAGGGGCAAAATAAAGTCACAAAAAGTCAAAGCAGCGTCCCAAAACTGTCTACGGCCCGTTGTTTCGCCTGCTTGGAAATATACGAAACTGCTGACAGTAGACATGTCTCGCCCCTCGTGCGTTTGCAATTTTAAGCAGACAAAACAACGGGCTGTAGACACTTTTGGAACGCTGCCTTGACTTTTCATGACTTTATTTTGCCCCCTTTGAGAGTTCGGGAACTGTACCGCATTGTCCAAGAGGGCAAGAAGAAAGTTACAAAAAGCCGACCGTGTGCCTCGATCGCGGCCACAACAGCAAGTTTTGGCTGTTGTTCGAGACAAACCCCGTTTGTCGACAACAGGCGCAATATAACACGCATTCGTCTATGGCCCACGGTCAGAGGAGAGACGCGGGGCAAGCATTTTTGGGATGCCCTTTTGGTCTTTTTTTCGCGGGTCCTTTTGCCCACCCCACCCCCCGGAGAGCGCAAGATTTGTGCGTCGTATCCTGGCTAATTCGGCCTTTGGGCGGCAGAATGTGGTTTTGTCTCCTCACCGCACCCCGACGGGCCGCCGAGATAAGAGCGAATGGCACGACATCATTTTTTCCCTTTTTAATCCTAAAAAATTTACTGTTCACGCCATTGGACAATATCTTTTTGTGTGCAACCAAGAGGTCACACAAGAAAAGGTGCCGTGACCTTCAAGACGAAACCGAACCGACGACAAGCGGGAACCAAGCAAAGACGCAGAGGAGATCAAAAAGGAAAGGATAAGGCTACATGGCAACACTCGATGCTCTCCCCGACGAATTGGTCCTTTACATGCTCTGCGTGGCCGAGTCCCTAGACGTTATTGGGCGCCTGGCTGCGGCATCCCGCCGCTACCTCTTTCTCGCCAACGACGACGTCTTGTGGAAGCGCATGTGCCTGTTGCGCTTTGGTCCGCCGCTCCATGAGCGCCTTGGGGCTTCGGGCAAGACATGGAAGTGGCTGTACCAGGCACGGTCAAGGGTACCCCGACATGTCGGCGCCGACGTAGGAGGCGTCGTGACGCGCGGTCGCATTTATTGGGGCGACACTCTGGACGGACTGCCGCATGGGTATGGTCTTGCACTCTGCCTCCCGACCCATCATCGAGCACCTGGTACCGCTCTTCGCCTGCGACGTCGCCCGACTGTTTCTGAGACGGCGCTTGTTGACGAACCCCGCTACGAGGGCCAATGGCAGGTTGGGTTAATGCATGGGTCTGGCCGCCGTGTGTACAAGAATGGTTCACGCCACGAGGGGATGTGGGAGGATGACTTGCCGCCCGGTTTCGGATCGCGCATCGACTCGGCAGGGTGGAACCACGAGGGTGCCTGGCACAAGGGGAGGCGATCCGGCCACGGTATGCAGACCGACCGCGCGACCGGCCAGGTGCACGTCGGCGTGTGGGTAGACAATCGCCTTGCCGGCTGCACCAGTGTGTTCCGTTCCAATGGGGAAACGTATACGGGCGACTCGAATGGCAACGGCTATGGCGTCTACACCTGGCCTGACGGCGGGTCATACAAAGGCGACTACAAGAACAACCAATGGAACGGTTCCGGTGTACGTTCGTGGCCCGACGGTCGCTGCCATCAGGGCGGCTTTCTCGACGGCAAGAGACACGGATATGGCATCACTCTCTACCCTGACGGGCACCGCTACGAGGGCGAATACCGCGACGACAGAAGATGCGGTCTCGGGGTTTCCGTGCAGCCCAACGGCGGGCGCTTCAAGGGCGAATATCGCGACGGCAGCAGGAACGGCTACGGGGTCGCCGAGTGGCACAGCGGTGAGCGCTACGAGGGCTACTACTGCGACGGCAAGAGGCAGGGCTACGGCGTGATGTCATGGGCGAACGGCAACCGCTATGAGGGCGACTTTGCCAACGACAAGAGACACGGCGACGGCGTCTACACGTAGGCCAACGGCAATCGATACGTAGGCTCGTGGCGCAACAGCAAGATGCACGGTAACGGCGTAATGATATGGCACAATGGCAACCGGTACGAGGGCGCATGGAGCGACGGCGACAGGCACGGCTATGGTGTGTCGACATGGACAACCGCGGGTCGAGAAGAGTATCAACGGCACGATGGGGTCGCTCCGATCGACAGGCGCGCGTGCGTCGACTGCATCCAACACAGAGGCTCCTGGCTTTACGACCGTGCGCACGGCGCCGGCGACTCGACCTACACTGATGGCTCAACGCTGAACGGGTTCTGGTGCAATGGCGCGCTCGTGGCAGCCAATGTCAAAGACCACGGCGTAGGGTCGTGCGCTGACGGGGCGTGCACGTGCGCTGCACGACGCGCAACCGCCGTTGTCTCTGTCGAGTCCTGTGGCGACTTGATGGCGCCGTGATCACACGCTTTACCGTCATAATGGTTTACTCTCGCCAGCACGTCCCATCAAGCAATAAAAGAGATAGACCTTTTTTCCAGCGTTTGACATACTGCAAATCGCACAGAGCGCGCTTCTTTGTGCACCGCCGGCGACGAGCGCAGACAGCGCCAGCACCGGTGGCAGCGGCTGGACGCAAGTCGGTTGGTCGTTGTGTCTTGGCCGACCGACCGCAGTCGGCCACAAGCCGTCGATTAAAACAGGTCATTGCTAGCATAGCGTGCCCAAATTTGCGCTTGGACACGCCGTGGCTGTGCGCGGGCCCGATCCGAGTGCGGATATGGTCGTTGTTCTCCACAATTTGTGCACATTTTTTCCTAGATTTGCTCGCGCTTGTGTTTGTATGTTTTTTCTACCGACGGCTCGGGGCCAACTGCGGCCGGCTATCGTGGTGGTTGCGTCTAACCACGGTCCAGCGCCAGCGCCGCCTAACTTGGTGTCGCGTACGAATGCAAGTCTGCGTCTTGTATAGAAAAAGCGCTTTGCGGCATCCAGCCAAAGATGCAAAGCCGCCAAGCCTCTCATCCGTACGACGACGGCCAAACGTGCGGCTACTACTCGCTCAACGACGCGATGAGCAATGGATATGGGGTATACGCTGCGTCTAGAGGCAGCCACACAGTCAACCTGACGCGCCTGGCCCCATGCGGCACTAACCCCACAACGCTCGGCGTCGGACGGGGTGATATTGTGGTCTCTCAGGGTCCCGTGGGGCGCCTCCTCAGCCGTAACTCGCCGCCGTCGCCGGGCGCGGAGGCAGAACGGCATCGTCCAATGCGGCGCGCTATCGCCGGCCCAATGTACGACGTGCCAAGGGGCCAGTGGGGCTATGCACCAGACCGGGCGCATCAAACACAACAGAGGCTCCAGCAGAGCCCAAATGCTGCGGACTTTGTCGAGCAATGGAGACAGAATATCGCGCAGGACCAGCGGCTGCGAGCCATCTTTCAGCCAGCGCCTGCGTTGATACCGGGATTGCGGGCGTACGATCGACCGAACGAGACCGCACCAGCGCAAACGTCTGACGGTCTGCACTACAGAGGGCGCGACATTACCGACCTGCGCCGTGCCTACTTGGAGCAACAGATGGCGCAAGGATATCCTCTCACCGGCCCACAAGGCAACCTAATGTAAAAAGGCATGTTGCGCGCGCTGTGAGCGTTGTTCTGTCTTCGTCCCACCAGGCGACGTATGCAAAAGAGGCCACAAACTACCCTCTGCCTCCTCCCTTTCGCTCAGGGCCACAGTCAGAGGCAAGTTGCCAATAACAAAAAAAAAATACAACTGCGAGCAAACCCACAAGTGATGTACCCGAGTTACGGAAAACAACTGATCATACCAGCGTCCGGCTTCGCCGTATCTGTGTCGCCGTGAGTCTGCGTGCGAGTCGCAGGTGATTCACTAGCGGGTCACACTTGTTGGTGGATTGTGTTTGCCCATAGCCGGTTAGCTAGGCCCTTGGCCAAAGCCAAACTGGCTAGCCGTTACCCGACGCTGAGACAAACAGACACCAATTCACATCCACAGACGGCGCTTTGCGATCGCGATCTCAAAAAATAAACAATGTGCACAATAACATCGCCGCCCTAGCCTAGAAGGCAACCAAAGGCCAGAGACAGCGGTGCGCACCCTTGGCGCCCATTACACCCCCGCACGATCGTGGGGCTCGCGTACGCTTTTCTTTTTGATTACGATGACACCAATAAACAGAAAAGATTATGCCTCGACGTGGGCGTGGCCCTCTTGGCACTTTGCTGATCGACATGGTAGCGAGCGGCGTGCATTGTCGCCCGCATGATCGCGCATGATGCCCACAAGGGCGTAAACGATTTTTGGTCGCCCGTCCACCTTGTTGCGGTAGATTGCCGGCTCGATGTGCGCGCCCCTCAAATAGAGGAAGCGTACAACATCAAATCTCTCGTCGGCGACGGCAGCATCGAGACCTCGATCGAGGTCAACATGAGGATCGATCTCGCATGCATAGTGTGCCACCTGGATCGAGGGCGCCCTGTCTAAAAGTGCCTGTCGCGATGGCTCGGGATAGGCCTCGCACAGCAGCCGCAAAACATCCATGGATGTCCCTTCCTTGTACATCAAACCCTTGGCATCGTGCCCCGGCAGCGACAAGAGGAAGCGCATCGTCGAGGAGGACCTCCTAACGCTCACAAGCGTAGACCACTCGGCGCGACAGTCACCGAGGTCATGCAGAAACTGAGCAACCTTGAGGCTGCCAAAAGTGATGGCCTTGTTAAAGGCACAGTGGCGATCCTTTTGCTGAGCAGCGCCCGACAAACACATGGACCGCACGACGAGGACATTATCGCATTCGATGGCTCGCGTCAGCAGCCCGTCGGTGCGCCAGCCCGGCGGGTCGGTCAAGATGAGCCAATCGATGACGTCGTCGCGACGGGCGTTAACTGTATGCACGGCAAATGCATCCATATGGCCACGCGTGCACTCGGACAAGAGGGCATAAACGAGGTGCGGGTTGGGACAAGTAAGCGCGCTCGCGAGCGCGATGTCCTCGTTCCAGAGCGGGCACCTTTGGCGCACCAGGTTGACCATGTCCATGCTGCCCGAGCGTACGGCCGCGGCGGTGAGATTGATTGTGCGCGGTATACGCCTTCGCCCATATAGGTAGGTCACCACGTCGATGCGGCCTAGAGCGCAGGCGCGCTCAGGACTCGTGCGCAGCCAAATGGCGTGCTCGCGCGAGGCCCTTGCGAGGGCACTCTCCTCGATGGCCAAGCACCGGTGGGCCAGCCGTGCTGCGGGTATGTCTGCCGTGGGCAAGAAACCCATGATCCGACAGCGTATTTCGACGGGCAGGTCGGCCAGGCGCATCTCGCCTGAACCATCCGCGCTTGCCATTTTTGGAGCGCGCCGAGGTAGGGATCACTCTGGCTTTGGTTGCCTTTGTTCTCTAGAAAAGAAACCGGCCGGCCGACGGAAGCGGTCGGCTGTGGCGCTGTCGACTTTTAAAACCTTGTCCTTATTGGGTGTTGGATTATCTGTTATTGGCGCAGCACCGATTGGCCACTCTACAACCCTTTTGTCTTGGCAGTACACCACCGGCGGCCATGCCGGCAGACGCAACATGCATGCCCAGCAACCGAAATAGGAATATATTTTTGGCAGTGTTTTTCACGCCGCACGCCAATTCTCTATTTGAGCCTGTCTCGCTGGTCGCCTGGCACCAATTTTTTGGCATGCGGAGATGTTGGGTCAAAAAAGCGCCCATCGCGCCCCCGAGACATCGGAAAAAGGGGGAAATTTTTTTCGAATTTTATCATTGCACCAGCAGCCTTGCAGTTGCCGCGACCTATTGAGGGTCAATCCATGCGCAAGCGCTTTACGGGCGGGCTCTGGCACGGGATCGAATCATCGCAGCGATCGTCCAAAAGCCCGGCAAAGCCATACGCTAGTATCGATCGACGGCATGTGTGGCAATCTGGGTCGCCTCCCCTCCGGCCGTGGCGTCGCAGACATCGCAATCATTCGTACTGTTTTTCGGTCAGTGCAGCGCTCATGTCCCGTCCATACTCGGTGCCGCAGCCGAAAGTCCTAATGCGTCGACCACGCCAAACCGTTGTCGTGCGCATAACGCAGGCATTCGAGATGGCCACGACGGGCGACGTTCCATCAATGTCCACATGTTCCACGGGCGTCCGTTCTCGTGTGCGTACTCTAGGCAATCGAGACGGCCCTCGGCGGCAGCGCTCGCGCATGTGCACGCGTCCCACGCCCAACAGTTTTCGTGGGCATAGCGCAAACAGTCGAGGTGACCGCCCAATGCGGCTTCTTGACATGTAAAGGCATCGCATGGGGCAGCCGTTTTCGCGGGCATAGCGCAGACAGTCAAGATGGCCATGAACGGCAGCACTAGCGCAGGGATGAGTCCAAGCATCGTTTGCGGCCCGCCACCTGGGTCTAGCGTTGTGATTGCGCAGTATACGTATGCATGCCGCATGGGCTGATGCGTCGTTCGATCTACAGTGCCAATCGCAGCCCGACGTGGTCCAGATCGTGCCGCTGCGGCCCAGTGCGTAGTCGAGGCAGTTGGCGCTGGCAGTTTCCATGGACAAGTCTGCCAAATCGTCGGGACAAAATCGGCCTCCATGGTCGTCCAGTGCGCGCACACAATCGACCTTGTCCCACTTGATGGCCGCGCAGTAGATATGGTTGTCTCGGTCGCAGCCGGCAGTGCGCGCGAAAAGCATGCACTCGACATGGCCACGTCCGACGGCACGCAAGCACATTTTTAGTCGACGCCCGTCTTGCGTGCTACTGTCGCTGACAACAAAACAGGAGGATGCTTCCGTGATTGTCGGATCGGAGACGAGGGCACGCCACCGGCGGCATACGGACAGCGCGCATCGAACCCTGTCGAGGCACGACAGCAGCGCGAGTACGTGTGCAAGCATTTCGTCGGGCAGGCGCCCGAAAAGAGAGTCCTCGTCGCCTTGCGTGCTGTCCAGCCACATCTCTGTTTCTTTTTCTCTTTTTTTTCGGCGTCTTGCCTGCGCGCTCTTTTTGAAGTCTCTTTTTTTTCGTGCGGCCCGTCCAGTTTAGTCTTGGCGAGATCTTGTGGTGGACGCGGTTTTTTTGCAGACGGTGTCATAAAATGGACCAATGCCAAAAAAAGGCGCCGTGCGCCTTGGGCGTGTCTCCCTTTTGTACGAGCGCAGCCAACTATCAAGATGGACGGCGGGCCTTTTATTGCACACTCTCCCTTCTTCACCCGCCTGCGCCACCTGATTTTGTTTGGCCTTGACTTTTTTTTTAAATTTCGTCCTCGTCGCGTGCAAAGAGGCGACCACAAGGCCCACGCAAAGAAATAGAAGGAGGAACCATTTTTATGGCACAATGGACAACCACTATTGGATCTGCCGCAAGAGGAGAGAGCGGCCTTTTTTTTTGAAAAAAAGAAGGATCTTTGTGTGTTGGTTGCGTCGACCGCGCTCAGCGTTGGCTTGTCGGATTTTATTCCCTTGTTTTTTCCTTCCTATGACAAAAATGCGCAGTTGGGGAGGTTTGGTTGTCTTTTATTTAGCACCGCACGCGCAGTGCTCCAGATGCGCCAAGGCCAACGGCCAGAACGATGCATAGCGCATCGGCGGAAAGTCAGCGTCGAGATCGGGCGGTGCCGAACTGATGGCATTTGCAGCGCACGGGGGCATTTCAAGGTGTCTCCATTCCCCGCTTTCACAAGCGGAAGGATAGCCTACGCGTATCGCGGCTGCGACGATCGACAGACAAGGCGATGTCCCGTCTTTTGCAGAGCGCGAAATCATAGAGGCCCACCACGGTCTAGCGCCCATCAGAGGGTGTGACATCGGGGGCGCGTAGACGAGCCGAAACGGACCCTTGCCCTTTGATTTTAACCATATATGGGCACGCGTAGGCGAGCACATGCCAGCGATCGCACACGCCAGGCGAAATGGTGTCGCAACGCGCACTAGGGGGACCGTTATGTGGGTTTCTACAGTCGCGAGATCCGGGGCGTGCTCCGTGGCGCTATATATGTAATCCACACGGGCTATGTCGATTGATACGGTGGTCGAGTAGGCGGCACACACAAATGTCTTGTAGGAGCCAAGGTCGGTCTGTAGGGCGTCCTCCGAGCCAAATAGGCGCACGGCGATCGGTTTCCACAGGGCGTTGTCCTCGGACAGCCGGTAAAATCGACGGCATACCGCACCGACGCGCAGCAGCGCCACAGGGCGCTGCCCGCACATTGCCATGACGGCAAAGAGGACTTCGTCTGGCAACGCCAAAAGGTCTGGGTAGGCCATGTTGGACGCGATGGAACGCGTGCTGTTTGACATTTGCAAACACGTCTGTGTATGTTTGTGTGCGGGCAGAGTTCTTGAGGGCAGTGGCCCCGACCTATTGCCCCACTGTTTCCAAAAAACCCACCATCGTGCACACTTTGATTGGCCAATCGGTTGCCACGAGATTACCAATGGAGTGCGCTGCCTCAAAATCAGCGCACAACCCAGCGGAACTGCGGCTTCTGGCTCTAGACGGCAATCAAGGCCAGGAAAAAATCTCGACACGGCAACGGCCACAGCAAAAAAAGTGGCGCAGAGCCGGCCGGGCTTTAGCCTCGGGTGCGTGCATACGCACAGCCGAGTCGGGTCCCGAGATGGACGTCAACTTTTTTTAGCGGAAAGAGGAGGTTCTTGTTGTGGTCGCGCTCGCGACACAGAGCCGCCCCGCTTTTCCTCTTTTTTTTTCTTTTGGGCAAAAAGGAACCGCCTCGCGACTCCAGCGGCCGGACCCAGCAACGGTCACGCATCGCTGGAACCAGTTTTTTTGTCAAATTCGTCTCACTAAAATACGACCGACACCGGCGGTTCGAGGAGCATGGCGCTCGGGTGACGCGAACAAAAAAGAGAGGCACCCTACGGCGCCACGACGCCGACCGCAGCGGCGCAACATAAACGCGCTCCAGCAAGGACAAGGACATCCTGCCGCACGTCGGCACTGGCCACAATAAATCCATCACAACCACCCAAGTCTCGCCCCTAGACGAGCGCGACAGTGATGCGTACAGGCGCGTTCCAGACGCCGATTCGCGACGCGCCGGCAGTATCATACGGCCCTCTGCTTGCGTCGTCGCGAGGCGGCCACATTGAGATCCCGAGACTGCCGCCCGGTCAGGCGGTACCGCCGCATGCTCGCCCTTACGCGCCCAAACCGTCGCCGCGCACGCCTGCGCCGCGACGCATATTGGGTACGGCCGCGGGCGCAGCACAGGCGTCGGTCGCCGGTGCATGGCGCCGAGGATGGCAATCGGAAACACACGGCACCGACAGCATGACATCATTGCTGCCAAGCACGCTTCAATGGCGCTTGGGGTCGCCCAATGCGTCAGAAACACAATACGAGGAATCGGTGCCCACCGACGTGCAATATCAAATCATGCGCCTGCTGGCAGAGGCGGCGCCCCAGGACGCGCTCCGGCTGGCGGCGGCCGATCGTGCGCAGAGATTGCTCCTGCAGAGTATACCAGCACGCGACTGGGATTGCCCGCTGGATTCTCGGCGCGAGTAGGCGACACACACGACGGCACCGGCATAGATTATGTGCGCTCTCCTGTGGCGTTGGGTGCCGGCAGCGGGCCGCTGGCAGTCGCGCTCGCGCAGGTCCTATGTTTGATGCATGCCTTTGCCCGCCTCTTGTTGCACAACAAGCGATATCAATTGCCGATCGTGCGCCTCGACCGCCGTGAGCGCCTGACGGCCTTACAACGGACTGGAGACGTCGCACCAGACGTGTCGATCCTCGACGCTTTTGGCGCCATTGAGCCGACCAACGGGCGTCCAGTCGATCCGGATCTGGTGCGCGACTGGTATCTGTGGATGATGTCGCAGGACGACAAGGACTTTACAGCGGCCGCTGGCGGCTCACCGCTCTGGCTGCGCCTTCGGAGGGCGATCGGGGGAGGCGGCCGCGGCGACTATTCGCCCATGCTCATCCCCAGTGTCCTCGCTGAGAGTCTAGCGTCGGGCGACGCCTTGGGCATCGGACCGGCGCGCCCTGTCGTCCTGCCTCTTACGGTGGTCGAAGACCTGCCAGAGGGCAAGGTGCTGGACATCTTTAACGCCTATGCAGGCCCGTCGACGGGCATCCATCTGACCGGTGACGACATCGGCCGGCGAGAGCGCCTCGACGATCCCGACTCGCCTTTTGCCACCGCCCTCGCCTCGCCCGAGGCTGAAAGGGCATTCAAGGCCTACCTGGACAACCAGGTCGCCGCGCACCACAGAGGCGCATGCCGGGATGTCGAGACCGCGACGGGCCTCTCACTGCCGCCGTTCACTTCGCTGTTTGACGTCGACCTCTATGTAATGCGCAGGCGCCACTGGTTGTGGGGGATCGTAGCATCGGTGAGATCGCCCCGAATCGAATCCCTTTTGGCGTCTGCAGGCGCATGGCCGCCGGCGCGCGCCCAGGCGGCACGAGGCACGGCACACGCGTAGCCTGCCGAAAGAAAAAAAAGACAACAAAAACAACACCAAAAAAAAGAGACAGCGCACATTTGTCGCGCGTTGTGTCGCCGTCGCGGTCCTTGCCACTTTTTTTTTGAACAAAAAAGGTAAAGCCAAGGCATAGGGTTTTGATTTTTCGACCCGGAAGCGCACGCTGCCGCGCCGATGGCCGGCCGAGCAACCGCCGCTTTTTTTTTCTTCGCACACCAGGCTTTTATTCTTTGGTGCCGAGCGGCGTTGGCCTTTTTTTCCAAATTGAGGGTCGCGCTCTTGGGGGCCAACCAACGACGACTCGGGCCGGCATGGTCTGCGGTTTGCCGCTCGTCTACTGATTTTTTGGGCCAAAGCACCCCCCCCCCCCAATACGGCCTGACCCTGTTGGGGACAAATTTCCCCAAAGAAAAAAGAGAGCGGCGACCGAGCGCACCCAAAAAAAAGGAGGATGCCGTGCGGTCCAGTCACAGCCTCTTTTGTTTGTTTACAACAACTATTTGCATATAGTGATGTTTGCATATCAAGGGCACTGTCGGTGCCCGTGCATACGCCGTTCGAGGCGCGCTTTGTAAGGATCACAGATAGTGCATTTTTCTTTTTTTTTAATGGGGCGCCAGACGCCTATTGGCATCCATACACAAGCCGACCGAGAAAGTCGATTGTGCGCTCAGTAGGCCAGCGTTGCGGCACAAGACGTTGGTCGCTATAGTCGTCGTCGAGAGCCTCGGCGTACGCTAGGCAGGCGCACGGGTCGAGCGCAGACGACGCGTGGTGCAGGACCGCCGATGTGCGCTTGCCGTTTTTCCATGTGCTCTCGCGCCGCGATCCGTCCGAATAGACCACGAGGCCCGTACCGTGCGGCGCGCCGTCGACCCATGACGTCTCATAACGTCGGCCATCGGGCAAAAGTAGTGTCCCGACTCCATGTGGTTTGCCTTGGCGGCATTGGCCGGCATAGTGCGTACCGTCGGCGCATGTCACGATCGCCACGCCCTCAAAGCGACCCTTGTGAATACTGCCCATTGCACGGGCGCCGTCGGTGTGCCGCATGGACACTGCACTAGAAAAAGCGGATCCTTGCACCTCGCCCGTCCACACACACCCGTCCATCGTGGCCGTTATTTCAACGTCATGACCCCAACGCCGCACGCACTCTATGCGCCAGTTGGTCGTCTCATATACGCCGTCGCCGCACCTGCGGCCGTCATGCCATTTGCCACTGTGGCGATCGCCGCGGGTGTATATCGTGGTGCCCATACCGTGCCGCATCCCGCGTCTCCACTCGCCCTCGTAGCGCTCGACATAACTAAATTCGTCCTCCAAAGTCGACGGACCCAGACTGTGCGGGGCCCAAGTCGGATTGCAGTAGATGGAATGATGGTACGGCCTCGTATCAGAGTCTGGGCGAGGCCGCAGGTTGACCATGATCCCCCAGCCATGCGGTAGACCGTCGAGGAAATCGCCCGAGTACACGAGGTTGCCTCGGCGTGCAGTGCCTACGAGATCGCCCGTATGACCGAGATCGACGGGCAACTGGGCATGATGGAGCCAGCACCAGTGTTTTCCACAGTCTAAAAAGCGCGTCGACTGTGGAGGTCCAAACCGTCGGGTGTAGAGGGCCTTCCACAAGAGGTCGTCGGTCGCGATACGGCAGAGCCGCTTTGACACGGCGGCGAGGTCGGCTACCGCAGACGGCGCGATGCCGACTAAATGAGTCAGTACCTCGTCGGGCAGGTCGTCCATCGATCGTTTGTAGTTAATTGTGTCCCTTTCCCCCTCTCGGCTCCCTTTATACAAGGTCTGCTTTGTTTGATTGGACCAGCATATGCGAATGTATAATTCCCATTTCTGCCATTGGCCTGCTTTGTGTTTGAGCAGAGGCGGTCGCACACACGCCCGCGATTTCGCTGGCCAGGTGGCATGACCGCCGCCAAAAGGCGCCAACGCCCTGCCGTGTGCTCTTTGGCACACAAAAATGACCTGCGTATATGGTCGTGTGGTGGTTGTCGCCGATCGTCGGGAGGCTTGGCGGTTGAGGCTACCTTTTTGGCTCTTATCGAAAACCATAAACATAGACCAACCCTGGTGCCATTGGCGGCTCTTTTTTTATTCCAATTTTTCGTGGGTCTGTGCGTCTTTAGTGGGCGCCGTGAGGCGCACTCGGGCAACCATGTCAACCAACACCATACCGTATCGCCAGAGCGCACAGACGTCGACCGAGGGGGCTTGTAACGAAAAGGGCAATCAAGACCGGCCTCTGGCGCTCGCGAGGGGAGCGTCGACGTCGGGCCACATAAGAGAGACGAGGTCGTCGTTGGTGGTCCATATCCAAAGGGCAATGTCGGCCACCTCACGGTCCTTGGTGGGGCATGCTTGGTCGCCGTTGTCAAAGGTGACACGGCCCAAGTGACCCTTGTTGCTGCCCCATGCGCTCACCACCTGAGCGTTGGTGCCGTTGGCGCGCAATTTTTGCGCGATCGACTGGAGCGTGCGGTAGGCGGCACATCGGTCACCCGCCTGGCACGCGTCGGTCCACCCACATGCGTCGCCCCATGCAAAGGAGTAATTTTCGTACTTGGCCTCGAATCCAGGGATGTGATCCGGAAACACGACGACCTTGTCGCTGGTGTCGTAAAACACGGCATGAGGCACACCGCGGCCGCGCGCGTCTTTGATCGCGTCGGCCTCGGTGATGGCCTCAAGGGGCGTGATCATGCACATGTTTCTATCAATGGTCTTGGATGCATTGTCAAGAGTCTGCCTGGCGAGCGCGAGCGTGCACATGATGTTGGCGTACGGCAGCCGCACAAGATAGAAAAAGGAAAAAAAAAGGTTGTCGGTCCTCTTGTTTTTCTATGCGCTAGCGCCGCACGCCGCCCAAGGGACCGCGCACACACGCTCCGCCGTTTTTTTTACTGTGGACATGCGGTCGCTGTCGGCTTGCCGCGTTGTGCGCAACAAGGGAGAAAAAAGGGCGAATCAACCACACTCTTTTCGTTGCATATAGCGTGGCGTGACACGAACAGTCTTTTTATTTTTGGACGTATGACGATCGCGAGGAAAAAAAAGAGGATATCAATCACAAAAAAAGAGCCTACAGGGTCTGGCCTGTGATATTGGAAAAAAAAGCGGGCGACAAGAAATTGTTCTAGTTGTCTGTTGTCTCTGTGGCCGGGCGGATGAGGCGCGACGCAATGTCCCATGTTGGGGGAACGGCGAGGGCGGCCAGGCAGCCCAACCCATACCCACCCGTCGCTCCTGCGACGAGACACGCGTCCCAGAGTGAACCGTCGACGGCGCTGGGTCGGCGAAATGCGCGCGGCATGGCACGAAAGGCCGCAAGCATGCCTGCGCCCGGCAGGCCGACCAAGACGGTCGGCACTGAGATCGTATACGACACGAGGCACGCCACGCGAGGCCCCAAGAGCACCGCGGTGCCGCCAGCACAAAGTCCCGCGGCCATCCCGCAGGCGCCCGAAATGCCCACGATGATCACAGCACCCAATCCTGCCATGCGTTGTATATGTGTATGCGCGGTCTTTTTGTTTTTTTTCGCCTGGTCCTGTGGCTCGCCTGCGTCGTTGGGAATAGGATTGTCGTATGCAACGGCACGACCTTTTTATGGGCGGCAAGCGATTACCCATAGGGTTCCTCTGGTCCAACCAGACGGCCACTGCCCATTTTCAGCCATGTCGTCATAAATTTATTTTTATTTGCGTCCGGCCCTCTCTTTTGTCGACACTGGCGGGCACGCGCCGTACACGCCAACAAAACCGTACTCGTATTGCGGGCTGAAAAGAAAAACCTGACCGGGCCGGGTCCGTTCACCCCAAAGGCCGACCGTCGGCGTGGCGCCTTCTCTGGTCTGCACAGCGCCAAAAAAACTCTCAAAGGACCGGACCCCCATCTCATCACGGTGGCGGACGATGAGCGGCCGGCCGACCTTGGCCGAAAGACCTGACGACTACGCCATAATGCAAACGAAAATGTCGAAATAAAGAGCGCAATATTTTTATTAGATATAAGAGCGTCTTATTTTGGCAGTCGCTTCCGCCACGTCTGCGCTCAAAAAAGACACCACGCGCAAAAGGCACACATGCTGTCCGGGCGCGCTCTCTCTCTCTTTTTTTTGGTGGACGGATTGTAACGGATGGGATTGGGTCGATCAGACGGCGTCGGATCGCGCCAGCCGACATCACGCGCTGCCCGCCGTGTCGTCTTGGTGCGCGAGCACATAGGCGATGCATGCAGCCCGCCCGGACAGGCGCCCTCTATCGTTGTTGGGGCACATAATACGCTGACAGGCCCGATTCGGCGGACATTCACAGCGTTCGATGATGTTCTGTCGATCCCACGGGCATCCGTTCTCGCGCGCGTACTGCAGGCAGTCGAGATGACCATAATCCACGGCCATTGTGCAAACCTGGCTATCCCATGGACACCCCTGCTCGTGTGCGTACCGTAGACAGTCCAGATGTCCGTATCGCGCCGCCGTCGTGCAGACCCGACTGTTCCATGGACATCCATGCTCGCGCGCATATTGCAGACAATCAACATGGCCGTATTGTGCGGCCTCTACACAAACTCGGTCGCTCCAGGGGCAACCGTTCTCGTGTGCATATGTCATCGCCGCCAGATTGCCACGAGAGGCGGCCCCCACCAGAGTGTCGTCGTCCCAGGGACACCCATGCTCGTGTGCAAAGCGCAGGCAGTCGATGTTCGACACTCTGGCGGCCCAGTAGCACGTCCACTTGTTCCAAGGACAGCCAATCTCATAAAGGTAGCGCAGGCAATCGATATGCCCACCATCGGCGGCGTCCCGTGTGGCGTTTGTGCCCCACTCGTGTTTGTACTCGTGCATGAGCCGCAACACGTCCAGCCGTCCATGCCCGGCCGCGAATCCGGCCGAGGCGTCGTCACACGTGTAGCCGTGGTGTAAAAGGGCACGCAGACATTCGTCATGGCCTGCATGGAGGGCCTGCTCGCATGCGTCTGCGTCGACGCGCTGGCCATCGTCGAGGAGGAGCCGCAAACACGTCACATGCGCCTGGCCGTCGACGTCCTTGTCGCATACCCACACGCTCCTCTCATGTGCACACGAGGGATAACAGTCGCACTCGTCGACGTTGCCAAAACGTGCGCCTCTCTTGAGGAGCCATGCCGTGCAGGCAATGTCGCCACGGTCGAGGGCTTCCCACAGCAGATCGTCATAATGATCCGTGCCTTTTGCCACACCATCGAGCACATCCAAGGTGGAAACCGGGATCGGATACATCTCGGCATATAACCACAGCTGCTCGTCCAACGAGCCGTTCAGTGGCCGCATGGAAAAGAGACAGTCGATGTGACCAAGGCAGAGCGCGCGCCGACATGCCGCCGGCCTCTTTTTGATGTCGCACGCCGACCATCCATCCGCACTCGGCGGGTGAGACTCTGGCCGGGTGCACAGAGGTCGGCCCATGGCGCGGGGGTCGCCGCCGATAGCGTGCCACCTCTTGCAGACCGCCATCGCTCCACATGCGCGGTCGGGGCAGGGCAATAGAGCAAGGATGTGCGCGAGAATTTCGTCGGGCAGGTCTTCCATATCCCAGCGCTCGCCCACAAACAAACAAGAAAAAAGCGAGTGTCGGCCAGAGGCGCCTCTTGCGCGTGTGCCTTTTTTCTTTCTGGATCCTTTTTTTTGCTGCGCGATACCTCGATTCGGGCGCCATTGGGCAATGGCAGAAAAAAAATTTCTGGCACCAAGGACAGTGCAATGGGGCGACCCTACCCTATTTGTTTTATTGTCTTTCTTTGTTTTCCATACTTTTTTTGGTTGGTCGGGTGTGCGCTGCATTTTCTCTGGTGGTGGCATAGTGTACTCGCTCGATAGTCGTGTCGCAAAGGCCCGTCTTTGCGACACGACTAACGCTGGGCAATGGCTGGCTATTAGCCGGCTAGCCGGCTAGCCGCCACCTCGAAGCCAACCAGTTAAAGCCGGCTCCGGACCGAGTGCCAGGGTGAGTTCGGAGCGGCGTCTTCTTCTCACCTGTGCTCTAATCGCAAGCATGTCGACTTGCCTACACCCAATTACAATAAAGATATTTGTTAAGCGTCTCCAAAAAGAAAAAAGGCCATCGAATAGTTTAATCCTGATTGGTGCTTGCTGACTAACGACCAACAACTTTCCCATCCAATCCTCTTCTTGGTGAATGCCCTTTTTATTGCTCTGGGGAACCATCGTTAAAGGACCCCAATAGCGACCTACATGACGGACCACAATCTCCAGACGCCACTATTCCGAGCCACGAGCACTCTCCCACTGTACCCAGGCTTCTCGATGGAGCGGACCGTATCTGTACACTGTAGCCGCTCCACACCTGCTGCGCACGCAACCTCAGAGTGTAGAGTCACTATCCGAACCAAGGGAAGGTGGTGGGACAAATCGCAGGCCACCCCACCGACAGGACTGCTATTCCACGACAAGACAGAGCGCATTGTTATGGCTCTGAAGCACGCAGACGAGCCTATTGGTTGGCAGGATGTCAACGTTGCCTTGAAGGACAGTGGCATTGTCGTGGGCGATTTATTGAAGATTGACGGTAGTCAGTTTGAATAAATACCATCACAGGCGACGAGTGGTCACTCTGTCGACTTATTCTTCTGTGCTTTCGGAGGCTCGAAAGTGCTATGATTCATCATGCCGCAATTGCACTCCACGGCGTGAGACAAAAACTCTCCCATACCCTCGAAGTTGACGGCGCGACCGTCTGTCGACGAAGAAGACTCGCCGCCCGTTGCGCGTGGCAAGGCAGTCAGGTCGCGAAGGAAGTCCAAGTGATCCTTCACCACTCGAGCACGAACTGATAGTTCGTAGGTCTTGTACCACGTGTACGCGCCGTAGGAGACCGTTGTGCAGAGGGCGGCTGAAACACCAAACGTCGCGATGGTAGGATGGGAGAGCAGTTCGCGAAGTAGGCTAGAGGTTGTGGAAGCCATTGCTGTTGGTCGGGCAAAGGAAAAGGGCCGCAAGCGCAGAACAGGCCTTTTACGTTGCCGTCTATGTATCACTACATCGGCGCTTCACGCCAAGATGACTAGTATCCTTGTGGCAAAATTGTAAGTCCAACATGGTTGGGCATATCCCTGCAACCATGCAGACCACTGGGTGAACGGTGAGTCAGGTGTAATGTAGCATTATAAATGGTCGCGCTGGTTTTGTGTACAGATTGTGCACGTTAACAACCTCAGTGTCGTAGGTTCGAGTCCCATTAACACCGGCTACGAGCCGGCTTGAGCCAGATAGTCCGACCCTAAGCCGGGACCGAGCCGGCTAGCCGTCGCCCAGCGTTAGACACGACCCAAAGAAAAACCATCCTCTGCTCAAAAAAATACATGAGACACAACAAAAGAGCGTGAAAAAGAGAAAAACACGATGGCGACGTTGGACAGCCTCCCTGACGAACTGATCCTACACATGCTATGCGTGAGCGAATCCATAGACGTCGTGGGCCGCCTGGCGATGACGTCTCGGCGTTACCTTTTCCTCGTTGCCGATCGTGCTCTTTGGAGGCACATGTGCCTGATGCATTTCGGCTTGCCCCTGCACAAACACTTTGAGGCGTCTGGCAAAGACTGGCGCTGGCTCTATCAGGCGCAGTCGAGAGATGCACCGCCGATTGGCGCCGGTGTGGGAGGCGTCATCCTGCGCGGCCGTGTCTACTGGGGCGATACCATGGATGGACTACCGCACGGGTATGGACTTGGCCTTTGTCTGCCGACACGCCATAGAGTCCCCGACGCTGCAGTTCGAATAAGACGCGACCCAGATGTCACCGCCGTATTGCCCAATGCTGTTGTGGGACCCTGTTATGAAGGCCAATGGACCGGCGGCTTCATGCACGGCCACGGCCACCGAATCTACAAGGACGGCTCACGTTATGAAGGCGAATGCCACGACGACAAGAGGCACGGCCATGGTGCCCTTGCCTGGCCCGACGGCCGTCGCTACGAGGGTCAATGGCACAACGATGAGAAGCACGGCCATGGCACCTTTGCCTGGCCCGACGGGCAGCACTATAATGGCGAGTGGCACGACGACAAGAGACATGGCCACGGCGTCTGTGCGTGCCCCAACGGCGAGCGCTACGAAGGTGAATGGCACGACGACAATGTGCATGGCCGCGGCATCTACACCAGTCTCGATGGTCAGCGCTACGAGGGTGAATGGCGTGAGGGCAATATGCACGGTCATGGCTCCTACGCCTGGCCCAATGGCAACCGGTACGAGGGCAAATGGCATCATGGCAAGAGGCAGGGCTATGGCGTCCTCGCATGGTCTAATGGCAACCAGTATGCGGGCGCGTGGCACAATGGCAACCGCCATGGGTACGGCGTGTCGACCTGGACGTCTGCCGGTCGCCATGAACACCAGCAACAGTGCCACGACAGTCCGATAGACCCGCGTACATCTGTGGACTCGCAACAGCATAACGGCATATGGCACAACGACCGCGCGCACGGTCCAGGCGTCTTGACCTACACTGACGGATCGGCACTGCGCGGAGAGTGGTGCAACAGTGTGCTCACCAAGGCCGAGGTGGTGCGCCATTGCGCAAAGTTGTGCACGAGAGGTGTGTGCGCATGCGCTGCGAGTCGCGCTGTAGCCATTGCCTCGCGTGTTTCAGTCCCACCGTGACCTATGTATGCTCGTCGCTTTTTCTCTCGGCGAGCATAAACCAAAAAAACCACAAAAGGCGACACCAACCAACCTTTTTCTGAATTTTTTCCTATGATGATGCTTTTTCTTGCCACCGTCACGGCCACCAATGTTGTAGGCGCGACACAAGGGTTGTCTATGACCACACGTCGCGCCGCAGAGGTGGGTTGCGCGATTGTGCAAAAAAAGACCGCCCATCATGTCCCGCGATATTTTGTCGTTGGGTGCTTTCTTTTTTTTTTCTTAGCGACTGGCTGATTTTTTTGCAAAGTGATCACCTCACGCCGGCTCGGACAGCAGTCGGCCAATGGGGCGCTGCCGCTGACAAAAACCACGCACGCCTCAAAGGGCCGCTTGCGAGCGCTGCGCCCGTCGGTGTATTGGCACATTCCCAAACAAAACATCGCAACCACCGCAAAAAAAGATATGGAACAAGCGATTCTACCCGCCGAAATTATGAGCGCCATATTCTTGAGCGTGCCCGACGTGTGGTGGGTCATGGCCGCGCGCACCTGTCGGTGGTGGCGCGCGTGCATCCAAGAGACTGTCAAAATCCGTCGTAAACCCAGGTACCATTTCTTACGGCAAGTATCCTATAGCCTCGCGATGGACGCTGCCGTGCGCGGCGGCCACGTGGGCGTTATCGACTGGCTGGTTCAAGAGTTGGGTGAGCCTTTGGACGGTGCCGCCGCTGCCGCCATATGGATGGCCACCAGACACGCGTGCTCATGGCAACAAGCCGCCGTGGACGCGGTGCGCGAGGGCGCTGATGTTGCGGTCATCATCTGGATCGCGCGCAAATCGGTCGGCCACACCTTACCCATGGCGGCGGCCATAGTCTATGGCCGCGACGACTGCGTCAAAGCAATTCTCTGCGAGCGCACCGTCATCGACGTCGGAACCTCACAGGGATCGTGCTGGGCAATGTTCCCGCCTAGACACTGGGTGAGCATAGGTACCCACGCAACGGCATGTGCGGTCGTGGCCGGCAAGTTTGGGCGCGGGCCTCATTTCGACGACGACATGTGGGAGGTGGGTGCGTCCACGCTCTTTGTGGCCGCCGCTGTCGGCGTTCCGATTGACCATCTCGAAGCCAAAATTGCCGACACGCGTAGCGCTCGACAGAGCCGCGCTCAGGGGATGCTCCCCGCGGCACGTTGGCTGGAAGCACACCGTCCGTCGTTTGGGTCGGCAAACATCGCTCTACGCAATCCTGCGGCACAGAATAGCGCTAGCACACTCGGCCAGGCAATGCCCAACGCCATGACACTGCCAGAGGACACGGCAGCGCCGTCGTGGCCGCAGATGAGGCAACTGCTCCCGTGCGACCTTTTACCCGGCGGCGTACTGGGCACCTTTTGCGACCTTGACACGGACAACAACTATACCGCATCCGGTACAGTCTATCTGCTCGACTTGTTGAGTCCGCTTCTCGTCGATCCGAGCGACCGGCAGGCCTTGGGCTCGTGCTTGCCGTCCTTCCCTGGCGGGGATCGCCTGAGAGGAGGCCTGTACGGCGGCAAGCGGCCGCGCTTTTTATGGTCGTACGATGGGCCGTTTTCCTGACGCCGATGGTCTAGGCGCGACAATCGACTTGCGCACCGACGCTGGATGGCGGTTGTGTCTAGGCCGACTGACCGGCCACACGGGCACCCTCTGGCCGAGCGCACGAATTCTGCCCCAAGCCGGCAACAAAAATAGGTGTGAATGTGGACAAACATGTGGACAATTTGGGCGAGAGGATACTGCGGGCACGAACCCGCATTACCCGTTTTACAATTCATACGCAATGTTTTTCGTCTGTCCTGCTCGTGTTTCTTTTTTTTTGTCGACGGCTTGCATCAGGCGGAAGCCGGTTGCTCTGCCTTTAGCCGCGGCCAATCGCCAGCCGCTGTGCGGCGCCACGCACAACCATCGACGCACGCGCCTTTTTGGACCGCAAATAAAGATTTCCTTACTAAACCGCTCCGCAATCCTTTTTCTTTTTTTTTATTGGTGCCGGAGGCGGCCCAACCGTCGCGATCCGGCATCGGAGCGGGTTGCCAAGCGAGCAACAGCGCAGCGACGCACCCAATCAGCGGGTTCGATTGTGCGCCAACGGCCGCGTCACCACGCGCAATTTTGCGTCGGCACGCGTGTTTTTAACAGACGCTGGCGCCGATTCATCTCACCCGTCGACCGACAACATGCACTCGACCAAAAAGTCCCACACCCACTCTGCCGACCCGACCGCAGACGAGGATCGATGGGCTGGATGGCCGTCTACCAAACCCGACTATGCGCTCGATGCCATTAGGGAGGCGCTGCAGTCTCTCGACGCACCAGAGGATGCCGTTTGCATCGTGCCCAACCCGGCCGACCTTATGAACGATTTTATCGAGTGTGGTCTCGATAATTATACATCCGAAAAGTTGGCCAGCGCAATGGGCAACAACCGCGGCGAAATACATCGCCCGTTCGGCGTGAACACGATGCTCGCCTTCGAGGCCTATAAATTTTGCCAAGAGTGGCCAGGTGCCGAGTGCCATATGACGTTCAATATGCACATGCCGTGTCTCAAGAGGGCGCTCCGCAAGCGCGCCTGCGTCTCTGCCGTGGCCACTGACGATACCGCCGCCCTCTAGGCAAGAGGACCCGAACCGCGGGTGTATGCACGCACGGTGCCGCGGCTCGGCCGCCCTGACAGGCCAAACAAAAATAAAAAAAATGTTTATTTTTTGACATAAAACATGGCCAACGCGACCGGCAGGTTCCGGTCCCCTGGTCCTCCTTTTCGTGGCGGGTTTTGAAAGCGGCCGCATGTTCATAGAGGAAATACGGCGCGGTCCTCGACCAAATTGCGCCGACTGTAGCCGTGTTCAAAGTCGCCATGGGCCGCGGCGATCGTCGCGTTCGGGATTTGCCCTGGGTTTGGCTCTCGCCGCGCACACCAAACCTTTTTTTTTTGTCATTGGGCCATTGCCAGTGTTTTGGGTGCGCCACAAAGGCTGCCCAAGTGGTGGGCCACGAGGGGCTGCCCAATCATCAGGAAAAAAAAGGGAAGTTGCCCGTCTCATCTTGTAGTATTTGTTGTCGGTCGTCCCGTATTCTGTCGTCCCGTATTCTCCCGGTGGCTGGTCGCCTTTTTTTGGCAAAGCAACCGTCCATGCCGCCTCGGACAATGCCCAACCAATGAGCCGCCGCCAGCAGAAACCACACGATCGATGTTGCAAAGGAGCCCTCGCGGGTTTGTGCTACGTCGCCGGCGCATTTGCGCACACCCCCAAACCAGACAACGAAACCCGCCCGACCACGACAAGACGGAAAAGAATGGAACACGTAATCCTGCCCGCTGAGATCATGTGCGCCGTGCTGATGCATCTGCCCGATCCGTGGTGGTTTATTGCCGCGCGCGTGTGTCGCTGGTGGCGTGCGTGCGTCGAAAAGGCCGCCGAAATCCGCCGTCTCCCGATGACGCATTTCCTGCAACAGATGCGCGACGGCTACACCCTCGGTGCCGCCGTGCGAGGCGGCCACGTAGGTGTTGTTACTTGGATGGCCCACGAGTCTGGTGCGCCTCTTGGTGATGCCACTGCTGCGGCCGCATGGATGGCAAACAGCCGTGCGCGCTCGTGGCAAGAGGCGGCTGTCGACGCGGCGCGTGATGGCGCCGACGTCGCGGTCATTACGTGGATTGCGCGCAACGCCATCGGCCACACTGTGCCCATGATCGCCTCCGTGGTCTATGGGCGCGACGACTGCATCGTTGCTATGCTCCGGGACCGCAAAGACACCGTCGCCATACCACCACGGCGGCGATCTAAATTCCCGATCGGGTCTCCTGTGACGCAGAGCGCACGTGTGACGGCGTGTGTGATTGCCGCGGGCAGATTTGGACGTGATCCCTACCTCGATGGACGGTGCGCCGTCGGCGCGTCCACCCTCTTTGTGGCCGCTGTCGTCGGCGTCCCCATCGGCGACCTAGAACACAACATTACCCAGGGTTACAACGGCGGGGACATGGTCTCTCCAGCGCGCTGGTTGGAAGCGCACCGCCCGCCTTTTGGATCGCCAGCCGCCGAATCGCGCGACCCGACGGCGCGCAATTTCGACGGGGCATGGGATCAGACACCGGGACGCGGCGCACCGACTCTAGAGAGCGTGACCACGCCGCCGTGGCCGCGAATGCGGCGACTCGTCCCAGACGACTTTCTGCCCGGCGGTGCGCTGTGCGCCTTTTGTGATCTCGATATGGACCGCGACGCATCGGGCGAAAAGTATTTGGTCATGCTGTTGCGTCCGCTTCTCGTCGACCCGAGCGACTGGCAGGCCTTGCGGTCGTGCTTGCCGCGATCCGCCAAGCCTGTAGTCGAGCGCTTCAAGGGTAAAGCGGGCCGCGTGAGGGGTAATTGTATGCGCTAGGCGATTGTGCCTTGCACGATCATCAAAATTCTCGTTCCTCTCTAGTCCCCCCGGTCTTGGCCGTCCTGTTGGGACGCTTCCCAAAAAGAGAGTCATTCGCAAGCCTTTTTTCCGTCTTGTTGCGCCGCGGCGCTGGACTGGGCGCGTGGGCGGATGCCCCCGTCAAATCTCTGCCCGAGTTGCCGTAGCATTTTTTAATAAAAGGAGGGTGTCCAAGAAATCGGACAAGGCAAAAGGGGCAGTCGCCGCCAATTCTTTGTGTCGGCCTTTATGGGCCGGCCAGTGCAAGTATACGACCCCGCAAAAAGAAAGAGACCCTGGTGTATTTGTGCACCTCACAGTCGCCAGGCTATCCAACGCGCACACGGCAAACCGTCGACTATCGGGACTGCCTGGTCGTGTGATTTGTGGTTTGATCTCGATGGGTATCAAAACATTGCCGGTCGCCCTGTCGTCGCACACCGTCGCCGCGTAGGATATGGACCCGTGGCCGTTTCGCCAACCCAAAGACCGTTGGCCGTCCTTGCACAGGCCGAGTGTATTGCGACCCTGACCTGCGCCACGTGTGCCGCCTTGTGTGGGCCCATTGAGATGCACATCAAAAACCACGCTCACCAAGGTCTGCAACCTTGCACATGCCCTTGAGCGTGTGTGATTTACAGACACCGCCGATGCGTCGACGCACTTTGGCAGCAAAAGATTTTATTTTTCAGGGTCTAAATTCGCCAACGCGATCCAGCAGGTCCATATTGTCCCCGCCGATCCAGTCCAAAAGGTCCATACCCTTTTCGGGTCCCGTGCCTGCATTTCGACACGCCAAGCACGGGCACGGGCCGTCGCTGTCGATAAATGATTGTCCGTGCGCGACGACTCTTTGAGACTCGCGCCGGTTGTCTAGCCAAAGGCACTCGCAGTGAGATTGGTCGGGATAGGTGACGATTCCATAGCCCCATAGTCTCCCTCCGAGCCACAGCGCCTCGTAATGCCGCCCGTCCGTGAGCCGCAGCACGCCAAAGCCGTCGGCGCGGCCTCGATCGCAGCCTCCCCTGTACGACGACCCGTCGGTGTGCGTCTGGAAGAGGGTCTCACCGCCAAAGCATAGGCCGCCCCAGTGGCCCCAAGCACGACCACCGGCGCCGTACGCCCACGTCACGATGCCCGTAAAGTAGCCCTGCTCTGTGGTGCCTGTCCACGTGCCATCTAGAGAGGTCACGGTCGTCTCGCCGTGGCACCGACCGTCTTGCCAGTCGCCGTCGACTGTCCATCCGTCCCTGCTATAAAAGGTGCCTCGTCCGTGCCAGATACCGACCTTCCACTCGCCCTCGTATCGATCGCCCTTATCGTAGACCTGGATGCCAAATCCGTCGTGATGCCCGTGCCTCCAGTTGCCCTTGTACTGACTGCCGTAAGCGTAGATCATGACGCCGTGCCCATGGCGATGGCCACTTTGCCACTCGCCTCTGTACATGTTATCGTTGTATCCCCACCATAGCGGGTCGTCGGGATCTTGGCACCAACCGCCGTCGATATACAGCAGAGGTCCAGGCAAGGTCAGACGATTTTCGCTTGCATTCACCGTCGGATTGCGTTGGCATTCCTCGGCTATGTTGTCGGTTTGATGGTTGAGATGAGCGACAAGGCCCAGGCCGTGCGGCCGGCCACCAGACCAGTCGCCCGAGTAGACATAGTGGCTCCCCAGCGCGGTACCCACCGACCTTGGTGCTGTCAGACAGACGGGCAGGCGGGCCTGGTAGAGCCAGCGCCAGGTCCTGCCCTCGGTGAGAAAGTAGTCAAAGGCGACTGGCGGACCAAAGCGGTCCACGTAAAAGGCGCACCACAGCGACTCGTCTGTCGCCAGGTGGTGGTAGCGCCACGACGTTGCCGCGAGAGAACCCGCCACGCGGATCGATTGCGACGCCTTGATGATCGTCAGAACAAGTTCGTCAGGAAGGTCGTCCAACGATAGTGTTTTGCGCTCGTGTTCTGCGTTGCCGTTGGAATTTGTGCGTGCCCTCATCGCCGTTGTTGTTGTGGTGGTGGCGCTGGTCCTTGTGTCTCGCCAAAAACGGACCAAAAAGATTTGCCTGCGCACTTTGTTGTCGCTGTCCAATCCCCAAAGCGCACCAACGTCGCCGCCGGGGTCCAAAATTTGCACAGGGTATCCCTCACAAAATACCGACAATGGGCCATCGCAAAATGCTAAAGAGTGAAACAAAAAGAAAAGCAAAAAAAGGACGAGCCAACGCCACCCTTGGCGAGTTGGAGACTGCACGGGCTTGGGTCGAAAAAGAAAGGCGGCAAGAGGCGGACGGGGAGCGCGACTTGGCCACGGTTGTATGAGATGCTGCCATTGTTGTTTACTTTTTTTTACCTTTTTGCTTCCACCAACGGATGCCGTGGCGCCGACAAGGGAGACCGTAGGCGTGCGTAAAAATTGCCGAGACCAGACGCGTATCGTCAAAAGAATGGAGATTTTATTTTATTATGCAACTGCCGTGTCGTGTGCGCGCTCAGAATGCCCACACGTATAAAATATTGTGGGTGTTGGTGTCTCTTTTTTTTCGGTCAACGATTCATGATCGGCTCGAAAAAACAGTCCATCCCAAGACGGCGGCTGATCGGTCGGCGCCGAGTCTGCTCCTCGGCATCAGGCGACGCCGTGGGTGTCGTCCCGCTGTGCGAGCGCATAGGCGAGGCACGCGGCTTGATCGTCTTCGTTTATGCCAATGCATCGGCAACAGCAACAGCGACTGTCATGTCCGACGGGGCTCGCTGCTGCGATGACGCTCTCCCAATCCCACGGGCATCCGTTTTCGCGCGCGTACCGCAGGCAATCAAGGCGGCCATATTTTGCGGCCATCGTGCAAACCTCGACGCTCCACGGGCATCCGTGCTCGTGCATGTATTGCAGGCAATCAAGACGTCCACGTTGCGCCGCCGCCACGCAGACTTGGTCGCTCCAGGGGCATCCATTCTCGTGCGCATAGACCAATGAGGCCAGGTCGCCCCGTGAGGTGGCATACCGTATAGTGGTTTCGTCCCAGGGACAGCCGTGTTCGTGCGCAAAGCGCAGACACTCGACGCTTCCGGCCCGAGCGGCAGAGGAGCACGTCGATTCGTCCCACGTACACCCGGTCTCGTAGAGGTAGCAAAGGCAATCGATTTGGCCACTCTCAGCGGCCCCCTGCATCGCAGTCCAGTGCCATTTGTGACCGTGTTTGTACATCAGCCGCAGCATATCCAATCGCCCGGCCTTGGCTGCAGTCTCGGCTGTACTGTGGTCGGTCAAATAGCCGTGTTCGAGGAGAACGCGCAGACACTCGACATGGCCTTGAGCAACGGCTTCGTCGCATGCGTCATAGTTTACACACTGGCCGTCGTCAAAGAGGAGGCGCAGGCAGGCCGCATGCGCACCACCGTCGGCTGCCTCGTCGCACAACCACTCTGCCCGGCGGTGGATGCGACGGCAAACACACCCGACTTTATCGACGCTGACAAATCGCGCTCCCCGCTTGAGAAGCAGCGACACGCAGTACAAATGCCCGTAGGCGAGAGCCATGCGCAGCGCATTGTCGTTGCACCGTGCGCCTTGCGACGCACGATCGAACGCGCACAGGGCCGGGGCGTCGGTAGGGAACTGCGCCGCAAAGCGCCATAGGCGCTCGTCCAACTCGCCGCCCGGTGGACGCATGTAGAGGAGGCAATCGACATGGCCAAGGGCGAGGGCCTTCTCGCACGCACTTTGCCTCTTACTTTGGAGATCTGAACAGATAGGTGGTAGGGCCACGGGAGGCGGGCTGGTTTCGGTGCACAGAGATCGGCCCATGGCACCGCGGTCGCTTGCCACGGCGTGCCAGCGCTTGCAGACCGGCGCGACCCACCGCAGCCGCTCGGGGCAAGATAGGGGAGCGAAAAGGAGGGCCAGCACTTCGTCGGGCATGTCATCCATGGAGTTTTGGTAGGACACAAACAAACACAACAAACCAAGAGGCCCTCGGCATTCTGCTCTTTTTCCCTTCGGGTGGTTGGGTCTCTCTGGCGGGCCTCCAACCAAAAGAATGGCGCTTGTGGCTGTGCACCGCAAAAAAAAGAGACAGAATTTTTGCCCGGCCAAACCGAGGCGACCTGTGCGGTTCAGGCTACAAGCGACCTCTTTTTGTTGGCATGACGTTTTTGTCGCAGCGCGGCGACGTAGCTACAGTCGGTACACTCTCAAAAGGGGCGAAAAAAGTCATAATTGGTCAACTTTGCGTGGCGTGCGCATCTTTTCCCACGCAAAACCGCCCGCTTGGTGTCGACAAGAAAAATTGTGGGAACATGCCTGTGTCTGCAGTTGGGCCAGACCGCCCAAGCAGGCAAATTTGAGGTGTGTAGACACTTGGGGTAGCCGCCAACGAAAAAAAGTGGCGTTTTTGGAACGGGGCTTTGCCCCCTTTGAGAGTGTACGGACTGTAATGCCTGCTGGGGCGGATCGATGAGGCGATCGCGGGCAAGACCAAAGCCGCTGGCGTTGCCTTTTCGAGTCCCAAATAAAATTCGAGCCCAAAAAAATGGCGATTGCTGGCTTGCGCTCGGGGCTTGTCTCCGAAACTGTTTTTGTGCGTTGCTTTTGTCGGAATGCGACAGGCGCCCCAGCAAATTCGGCCCGCCCGTGCAATCGGCCGACTGGCTACCGGCCAACCGCGCTGCGCCCTGGCGAGACCGACCGTTTTTAGCAACGGAGCACCACCCCCAAACTCTCAAGAGGGTGTAAAAAGCCACAAAAAGTCAACTGGCCGTCGTGGGGTGTGTCTACAACAACGATTCCTGGCTGCCTGGGGTGCGGTCAGTTTGTCGACATCAGGCATGTCTCGCGGTTCATTTTGTCGGCATACATAAGCGGGGAAAAGACGCGATCCCGGGCACTTTTGGGACAGGTGGTTGACTTGAATGACTTTTTTGCCTGCCTTTGAGGGTTCAAGGAATGTGAGCCTTTTTTTGCAGACTACAAGTCGCCAGCGAATGGCAAGAGCCTTTTCCTTTTTGCCGTGCAAACATGCGAGTGGGCGGCGATTGTCCACAACCGACAGGCCCTCTGGAGTAATAAGCAATTGCCATTCGAAACACGGCCATACCGACAACAAGAAAAGCAAAGGCAGCAAGAGATCAAAAGAGGCGCATGGCGACATTGGACACTCTCCCCGACGAACTAGTCCTCTACATGCTCTACGTAGCCGAGTCACTGGACGTCGTCGGGCGCCTGGCAGTGACATCTCGTCGTTACCTTTTACTCGCTAGAGATGACATCATGTGGAAGCGCCTGTGTCTGTTGCATTTTGGTCCGTCGCTCCACCAACATTTTGAAGCATCAGGCAAGGCCTGGCGGTGGCTGTACCAGGCACAGTCAAGGGCGCCTCGACCAGTCGGCGCCGACGTGGGAGGCGTCGTGGCGCGTGGCCGCATTTATTGGGGCGACACCATGGACGGACAGCCGCACGGGTACGGCCTCGGGCTCTGCCTGCCGACGCACCACCGCGCGCCCGGCACCGTCCATCGCCTGCGCCGCACCTCGGTTGTCTTTGAGGCGGCGCTTGTCGACGAACCTCGCTACGAGGGCCAATGGCAGGCTGGATTAATGCATGGGTTTGGCCGCCGTGTATACAAGAATGGTTCGCGTCATGAGGGGCTGTGGGAGGACGACCTGCCCCACGGTCCCGGATCGCGCATCGACTCGGCGGGGTGGAACCACGAGGGCTCCTGGCACAAGGGGAAGCGATGCGGCCACGGCACGCGAACCGATCACTCAACCGGCCAAGTGCATGTCGGCATGTGGGCGGACGATTGCCTTGACGGCTACAAGGATGTGACATATCCCGACGGCGCGTCGTATAGAGGTGGCTTTGCCAACGGCAAATGTCACGGCCGCGGCACATTTATCTGGCGTGATGGAGAGCGCTACGATGGCGACTTTTTTGAGGGCAACAGGCACGGTCACGGTATCAGTGTCTACCCGGATGGTTATCGCCACGAGGGTGAATACCACGACGACAAGAGGCAAGGTCGTGGCGTTGCTGTTTGGCCCAACGGTGAGCGCTACGAGGGGGACTTTACCAACGGCAGATGCCACGGTCGCGGGACCTATAACTGGCTCAACGGGGAGCGCTACGAGGGAGACTTTTTCCACAACAAGAGGCACGGACGTGGCACCACCCTGCGCCCTGACGGTTATCGCCACGAGGGCGAATACCACGACGACAAGAGGCAAGGTCATGGCATCGCTGTCTGGTCCAATGGCGAGCGCTACGAGGGCCACTACTGCGATGGCGAGAGGCACGGTTACGGCGTTGCGACGTGGCCCGACGGCAACCGATACGAGGGCGACTTTGCCAACGACAGGAGACACGGCGAGGGAGTCTTTACCTGGGCGGACGGCAACCGATACGTGGGCGCGTGGCTCAACGGCCATCGGCATGGGCACGGCACATCAACATGGACCGCGGCAGGCCGCGAGGAGCACCAACGGCAAGATGGAATCGGTCCGATCGACAAGCGCGCCTGCGTCGACTGCCTCCAGCACACGGGAGATTGGGTTGCGGGGCACGCCGAGGGCGTCGGTGAATCGACCTATGTCGACGGTTCGATAATGCGTGGTTTGTGGCGTGGCGGCGCGCTCACCGCAGCCCGAGTGGTAGATCACGGCGCAGGAGCGTGTGCGGACGGAGCGTGCGCGTGTGCCGCGGGACGCGCTGCCGCCGTTGCTCCTGCCGAGGCTTGTGGCGGCTCGATGGTATCGTGATCGTGCGCTCTGCTGGCCCGTGGCACGCACTTTTGATCGGGGGGGGGGGGCGTAATAAAATGGACCTTTTTTTCATAACATCAGATATTCTTTTGTGCGCATTCGCTTGGTTGTTGGCGCTCTGCGCCGAACCCGTCATGGCCAACCGACGACACCAACAACACACACCATCAGGGACGCACAGGAGAGTGGATGATAGCCAAATACCCGTCGAACCGCAATGTCAGAGATCGTCCACCGATCCTTCTCTATCTGTCTTTTTTCTTGGAGCAAGATTCGTTTTCTTGTGGATTTTCATCCCCCAAGGATCGCTCGCCGCGGCGCACCGTCGGCGCGACTTTTTTGGGCGGTGAGAATTCGGCAACCGTACTTTTGGGCAAGTTCTTTTGGGCGACGACCGCAAAAACACTCACGAGTGGGAAGGGGAAAGTGTCATTTTTAGGGCGCATCGACCGAGTCCCTTCGGTTGCGAAAGCAGTTGCGCGCAATTGCCCCATCACCGAGGCGAGATCTCACGACCCATCCGCTGCACTGTCAATTCTGTCTGTACCCAAGGACGTCGCCCCCATATAGGCCTGCGCGGACGGCAACAAGTATCACGGCGCGCCTTCCGCTCCCAAATCATCTTGCGCCTTTTGTTCCTGTTTGCGCTCTCGGCGAAAAATACGGGGGAGGAGAAAGATGGCCTTTCATTGCAGCCCGTCGGTCTCGTAGAAGCGCGTCAACGGTGGGAGTTGGGACAATCTCTCGCGCGCAAAGTAAGCGCAAGGCGAACGGGATGCCTTGAGGAGAGGGGCGACGCGCTCCCGTACGGTCGCCAGGCAACAAGACGGCGTAGAGCACTGATGGAGGAGCACGCGCATTGGGCACGATTCAAACAGGTAGGCAAGGCAGGCGAGCCGTTCATGCGCAATGGCCTTGAAGAAAAAATCGGGTGTCCAGCGGCAGCCACTCTCATACGCGAGAGCCAAACAGTCGAGATGGCCGCCAACGATGGCCTTGCACGCGACATGAGGTCCCAGTGGGCAGTCCCTGCCAGCGGCGTAGCGCAGGCACTGTAGATAGCCAGCGGCCGCCGCGTTGGCGGTTGTGGATCGATCCCACGGGCAACCGTGCTCGTGGGCGTAGGCCAGGCACGCCATATGGCCGCCCGCGGCCGCCCGTGCGGGCGTACGTGTGTCCCATGGACAGGCGTTTTCGTGGGCATAGACAAGGCAATCGATGTGACCGCCCCTTGCGGCGTTGGCGCACACTTTGGCGTTCCACGCACAGCCTTTTTGGCGCATTTCGACGAGGCAGGCCAGGTGCCCGTGGAGAGCGGCCGTCTCGCACCGCCGCGCCCGCCTTCTCATGTAAAACACGGTGCACTGGCCGCTCCATGGTGACCTTGGGTCGAGGACAGCGCGTCTCCACCTCATGCAAACGGCGATAGGACCCACGGCGCGCCTGGCACAAGTCATAAAGGACAGTATGTGCTGCAAAAGTTCGTCCGGCAGATCGTCTATGGTTGTGGCGATCGCGCCTGGCGCCGCATGGTGCTTGTCGCCTCGTCGCGCGAGTTCCATCGTACTGCGAGTCGGCTGTTTCGCCTTGCTTGGTCCGACGTCGTATCGGTCCTCGTGATTTTTGTGCGGACCGGCGGCGCGCGCTGCCAACGCAGCGATGGGGCGACCAATCCGCCCCGTCCGAGTTTCGCGCGGCGCGCACCAATGTGTTTAATCCCGATAGACGCACCGCCATCGCGCAAAAGAACAGAAAACGGCACATGGCAGACCCTGCGCCCCTGCACACAAACAAGGCAGTCGAAATCGCGACAGCGTGCACCCTCAACGCGTGCCCCCCCCCATAGGCGATTTCGCCGATCGTAAACAGACTGCACGAGAAAACCCTGCACACCCATGACCGGCGTCTTTCCCGCCGAGATGATGTGTGCCGTGTTTGCGCATCTGCCCGACCCGTGGTGGATTGTGGCGCGCGTGTGCCGTCGGTGGCGTGCGTGTATCGAGGCCGTCGCCGCAAGCCGCGGCCAGACAACCGATCACTTTCTTTTGCACCTGCGGGACGGCCACACGCTCAGGGCCGCCGTGCAGGGTGGCCATACGAATGTCGTCGTCTGGCTGGCCGACGGATTCGGTCTGCAACTCGACGGCGCCGTCGCCACAGCCGCGTGGATGGCCGCCAGCCCTGGGCGCCCACAGGACGAGGCTGTCGTCGATGCCGCACGCGACGGCGTTCATGTCGACGTCGTCGCGTGGATCGCCCGCCATGCCGTCGGCTACACGTTGCCCATAACGGCGTCGGTTGGATTTTCAGATCGACCGAGTCGCCAACGAATTGGTGCTCGGTCGCCGGCTGCTTCTTCAGACGCTACATAATCGATCCCGGATAAAATGCCGGCTCTAAACCCGCGTGTGACATAAAAATATGCTGGCCGACAGACACAGCGCAATGTATGGGCGGTCTGAAAAGGGCAACGGCCGCGGATTCTGCGGCTGTGGACGTGGGCGCCCATTTCCCCGGCCCTGCGTCTGGCTGCGATTGCTAGCACAACCGCGACACCGCGGATCGAGCGCCCGTGTCGCGTAGATCCGCTTGTCTTATCCGGGCATTCCAACAGCACGTCGTCGCCTTTTTTGTTTCGAAAAAAAAAGAACGTAAAAAAGAACCGAAAAATGGCGTGGGATCTTTATGCGGCCGCACTTTTCTGTTTTCCATGCGAGCGCCACCAACACGACGACGGGAAAAAAGAGGTGAAAAAAAATGGTCAGCGCCGGTGAGATCACGCAAAGACGACGGCGTGCTTGCTCTTGTGGAGGAGAAACTCGACGATCTCGGTGTGGCCATTGCCCCTGGCGAGGACGACGGCGCTGCGCGTGCATCCGTCGGTCCTGTTGTCGTCGAGCCACTCGACAATATCCAGGAAGCCACTTTCGGCGGCGCCGTCCATGGCGTCTGTGGTGCACTCGGCCTGGCCGGTGCCGTGGAGGAACCGCACGACGTCCAGATGGCCGTTTCCAGCGGCGCCGTCCATGGCCCGCTCGGTACACAATAGGTACCCCGCGTGGTAGTAGAGGTATTCGACGATTTCCAAGTAGCCATTGGAGGCCGCATTGTCCACGGCATCGACGGTGCAGCCCTCGGTCCTGTTGACGCAAAGAAACTCGACAATGTCAAAGTAGCCGTATGCGGCGGCCCAGTCGACGGCGTAGGTGGTGCAGCCCTCGGTTCGGTTCTCGTGCAGAAATACGACGACGTCGAGATGTCCGTATGCTGCCGCGTCGTCCATGGCGTCGGTCGTGCACCCTTCGGTGCGGTTCTCGTGCAGAAAGACGACGACGTCGAGGTGACCGTGCGCAGCCGCGTCGTCCATGGCGTCGGTCGTACATCCCTCTGTGCGGGTTTCATTCAGGTAGGCGACGACGTCGAGGTATCCAGCGGCGGCGGCCCAGTCCATGGCGTTGGTCGTGCAGGCGGCGCCACGCTCGTGCAGGAATCGCACCATGTCGAGACGCCCGCTTCGCGATGCATTGTCGAGAATGTCGACCTTGCACGGCGTGCCTGCATCGAGCAGGAAGCGCACCACGTCAATGTGTCCCTGTGCGGCCGCTTCGACCATGCACGTGCCCAGAAACTCGCCCTGCTCGACCCCGAGGCCGTGCATGAAGCGCGCACCGTCCAGGTCGCCCGAACGGCACAAGGCGCGAAAGCCTTTGGAGCGCCATCTGCGAGGGGCGGCACGCAGGCGCTCAATCTGCTCAGGGTCTTGCACGCAAAAGTGGGCGTGCGCTGCCCTGGCCGCACAAAAGGACTGGTCGTCGAGGAACCCGAGGATATGCTCGACGATCTCGGTGGGTAAATCCGACAGCGACATGCGGGCTCTGGTCGTGCAAAGGTTTTTTCATTGTTTGCGTTGCCGACACGTCCAAAGATCCGTACTTTTTTTTTTCGTCAAAGGAGTGGCCAATGGGTGCGCGCAGTCGGCATGTCGACAGACCTGGATGATTCGATCGTCGCACGGTGCTCTGTCCGACGGCGTGCGAGCAGGGACGGGAAGACCATAGCAACGCGCGGATAAAAAGGACGACGCCGTGACATGCAACCAACCACTCGCGCGCCCGCGGTGCACCTGGGCCTGATACCGAAAGGAAAATAAAGACGACGCAAATCGGCGACAGACAAGCGATGGGTTTGTCGCCTCTGACCAACACGAGCGAACGATTCGATTAGAAAAATACACCGGCGGCAGAGGTCGATCTCACGCGCTCGGAAGCATTCACCAAAAGGGAGACCACCGCAAAGACCACGCGCGAGACGCCCCCGACACCGACCGTCCTGCGCGATGACGACCGTCGCCGACGTTCCCATCGAGATTTTGTGGATGATTCTGTACCACACGGGCGACGCACCGCAAGTGCCATTTGTGTGCCGGCAGTGGAATGCATTGTCACGCGCGATCGCCGACGCCTCGCCGGCTCCGCCTTTGCGCGAGGGCGAATCAGTAGCGCGACCCAAGCGATTCTACGGTGGCCGCGAGTGCGCGCGTGTCATCGCTGCGGCCGGACACCTCGACGTACTCAAATGGGCACGTCAGAACGGATGCCCTTGGGACGCGTGGACGTGCGCCGAGGCAGCCTACGGGGGGCACATAGAGGTCCTCGGGTGGGCGCATGCCAACGGATGCCCGTGGGGCGAGTCAACGTGCTTTGCCGCGGCGAGGGGCGGCCACCTGAAAGTGCTCGTGTGGGCGCGCGAGCACGGCTGCCCATGGGACAATCGGACCTGCACAGAGGCCGCCTCCGCGGGCCACCTGGACGTGCTCAAGTGGGCACACGCAAAGGGCTGCAACATGCACATTACGGCGCGCCACGACGCGGCAATGGGTGGCCACATCGACGTGTTGGCGTGGGGCCGCGAGAACGGTTGGCCGTGGGACGAGCAGATATGCGACGGCGCCGCCTACAAAGGCCACTTGCACGCGATCAAGTGGGCGCGCGAGAACGGATGCCCATGGGGCAGGTCGACCTTTGCCTCTGCGGTATGGGGCGGTCACATGGAGGTGATCGTATGGCTCAAGGACAACGGCTGTCCGTGGGATGAAATGGCATGCTGCCAGGCGATACACCGCGGCAGCCTCAAACTCTTGCAATGGCTCGTGACGAACGGATGCCCGTGGAGCACGACGGTCTGCTGCGAGGCCGCCGAGTACGGACACCTCGACATGGTCCAGTGGCTTAGGGCCAACGGGTGCCCGTGGGATCCGTCGACGCTATGTGCAGCCGCCAGGAGAGGGCATACGGACATTTTCAAGTGGGCACGCACCAACGGATGTCCCTGGGACCCGTCGACGCTGCACAGCGCCGCGATCGGTGGCTGCGTCGAAATCCTCTCCTGGGCGCTCGACAATGGATGCCCGTGGCACGCCGGCGTACCTCACGTGGCCGCAAAGTTTGGGCATCTCGACGCAGTACAGTGGTTGCGTGCCACCGGACGCTTGGAAGACATCGAAATGTGCCTCGGCGTCACCAGGTACGACCATGGCATGGAAAAGGTCAAGAAAGTCCACCAGTGGCTCAAGGCGCAACGGCGCGGACGGGACGACCACTGACCAACACCGGGGCAACGGCTGGCCGAGCGGCTGAGATCGTGGATTTATCCCAACACGGTAGGGACGCCGACAGTGGAATTCATGTGTGTTTAGCCATTCGGCTGGCCGTTGCCCACCGTTAGCCATGTCCTTTAGAAAAGCGCCAACAATTCCTAATCAAAAAGATCAAACAACTGGCCAACAAATTCTCTGGGCGGCCATTCATTGGCTGCCGGGGAATCGTGCAGGTCGAAAGATCTAACGGTCCCCAGAGGGGTATGCGCCCGTGTCGACCGAGACACATAGAAAACCGCGTGCGTGCGGTCCGAGGGGAGTGTGCGCGACAAGTGTCCACGCGTCCGCGTGAGCGGGGATGCACGCTGTGCACGTACAGAGGTCATTTGTTGCCGGCAACGACCACCCGTGAGTGACAGTAGAGCCTGAATGACGTCGATCAGCACGCCATTCGCCTTCCCATCGCGAGCCGTCGGCATAGAGCATGGAACCGTAACCGTGTCGGCGATTTGCATCCCATTGGCCATCGTAGCGTCGGCCATCGGTCAGTGTGAGCGCTCCGTGGCCGTGTGCATTGCCTTGCAGGTACCTCCCCGAGTAGAACGATCCGTCGGGATTCAGGCAAAAGCACGTGCCGTCGTCATACTCGCGCCGGTGCACGGCACGGATACGAGTGCCATCATTGCACGCCACGGTCATGACGGCGCGGTCTGCGCCGTCAAAGGTGGCGACGCCGGCCGGCGTGACAATGGTTTCGGGCAAGCAACGACCAGTATCCCAGAAGCCGAGGACGAGCCTGTCGTCGACGCACCGATACGACCCTCGACCGCACGGTACTCCAAACGCCCAGGATCCCTCGTAGCGATCGCCGTCGGGCGTCGCCATTGTTCCCTCTCCGTGAGGTCGCCCGTTCCGCCAATAGCCGTCGTAAATGTGTCCACTTTGCCATGCGCCTCGACCGCGGCCGTATCGTTGATTTATGTGCCACCGTCCTTGGTAGCGGTCGCCGTTTCGCCATTCACCCACTCCTATGCCAGTGCGTTCTCCGTTGGTCCAGTCTCCCACGTACACCCATGGGTCGCACGGCGACGACCTTTCTGAGCGATAGTTTGCCGGCGACGTGCGTTGCCGTTTGAGCGGGACGTGGTCTGGGCGCGTCAATCGTGCAGGCTGGTCGAATAGTCCCCCTTCGAGAGAGATCGCCATGCCTCTGCCGTGTGGGCGGCCATCGAGCAGGTCGCCCGAGTATGTCCCGTCGTTGGTGTTTATCGTGCCGACGGCGGCGCCGGCCAAGTTGGCCGCAGGCACGCAGGCCCGATAGAGCCATCTCCACGTCCTGTCTGCCTGCAAGAGACGCGTGCAGTCTGCCGGCAAACCAAACCGATCGATATAAAAGGCGCGCCACAGTAGGTCGTCGGTCGCAAGGGCATGGCAGAACCGAGACGCCGCGCCAAAACAGGCCACGGCGCGCACCGATCGCGTCGCTATGATGATCTGCAGGACGAGTTCGGCGGGGAGGTCGTCCAACGTTGCCATGGCCGCCTCTCGGTGTGTCCAGTGCGCGCGGTCTCGATACGAGGCACCGCCGAGATGATCCGCGACGCTGCCTTTTGTTGGTCTGGGTGATTTGGTGGTGTCGTGCGCCTCCTCTCCTTGTTCTTTCTCTCGCACATACGCCGCGTCGCTTTACAGCCACGCAGAGCCAACCGCTACGCTCTGGGTGGGCGCACCACACCCACCATGCGCGCTTCTTGGTAGCACGTTGGCGGGATGAAATTTGTCCGCAACGGTTCGTGGTTGGCCCGACACGACCTCGCGCCTGGCCAGGAGAGCGCGACCGCCCTTGGTTGCCATTTGAGTACGATCTACACAAAAATATTCTTTGATTTTTATTGGTCCAGGGGATGTGACAGACGCCCTTTGGGTCCCCTTCCCGGCAGACAATCGACTGAAAAAAAATACAATGCGCAACTCTGGGTGCGCCGGCGAGCGACTCGGAGCCGACGCAGTAGACTTTTTTTACTCCCAAGCGCGACGTCCGCATACATCTGGCCTGACAATAAAACATGAGCGACACTCTTCCCGCCGAGATGATGTGCGCCGTGTTTGCGCATCTGCCCGATCCTTGGTGGATTGTGGCGGCGCGCGCATGTCGCTGGTGGCGCGCATGTATCGAGGCCGCCGCCGCAAGCCGCGGTCATACAGTTGATTCCTTTCTTTTGCACCTGCGGGACGGCCACACGCTTGGGGCCGCCGTGCAGGGCGGCCACACGAATGTTGTCGTCTGGCTGGCCGGCAAATTTGGCCTGCAACTCGACGATGCCGTTGCCACGGCCGCGTGGATGGCCGCCGACCCTGGGCGCCCATGGGGCGAGGCTGTCGTCGATGCTGTGCGCCACGGTGCCGGCGCCGGCGTCGTTGCATGGATCGCCCGCCATACCGTCGGCTACACGTTGCCCATAGCGGCGTCGGTGACCTATGACCGCAACGATTGCATCGACGCCATGGCGCGAGATCGCTGCATTGCGCAGGCCAAGCCCCTACAAAGTCGAGTCGAATTTCCACGTGGCCCTGTGATAAGCCTTGGGACCCGTCCCATGCTGTGCATAATCGCCGGTGGCAAGTTTAGGCGGGTGGACCTCGACGCAATGTGCACCTTTGGCGTATCCGCGATGTTTGTGGCCGCTCTCGTCGGTGTGCCCGTCGGTGATGTTGCGCGCGTACGCGGCAGGCGTCGTGCCGAGAGCACGGCGCGTTGGTTGGAAGCGCATCGCCTATGGGTTGGACACTCGACTGAAGGATCGCGGCACACCGAGGTCCAGGTTTCCGACGCCATGGACACCCGGCCGACCGAGGACGGCGTGCCCCGTCTGCGAGCCGTGAAGCCCTTGCCTTGGCCGCGCATGAGACGACCTTTGGCGCACGACTTTTTGCCGGGAGGCGCGCTGGGTACCTATTGCGACTTGGATGACGACGCCGACGCCTCGCCGGAAAAGTATATGGTCATGCTGTTGCGGCCGCTCCTCGCCGATCCGGCCGACTGGGCGGCCTTGCGTCGGTGCTTGCCGCACTGGCCACACTCGCCACACTCGCCCCGAACCGGCAAGCCCACAAAAGGAGTCATTGAACGGCTCAATGGTAAAGAGGGTCGTATAAGGGGCAGCACGCGTTGATGCGACCAACCCGCGCCCGAGTGCCTCGTATGGGTCGAGTTGTTTGGAAAGGAAAAAAGAGCCTAAAATTGCCTGCCTACATTTTTTATTTTTATTTTCTTCTTGCGACGGCGGGGTTTTGGGGTTCCAGTCTGGCCGTGGGACCGAGCGTCCTTTTTTATGGTTGTCCTCTGGATTGCGCGCGTACACAACCCTCATGGTCGTGGCGTGGGGCGTCACAAAAGGCGAGTCCAGAGTCGATATCATTTGCCGTGACCTTTGGGCAATCGCCGACGATTCTTGATCAAAAAAAATCAAACAACTGGCCAACAAATTCTCTATGCGAGCGTTCATTGGCTGCCAGAGAACCGTGCAGGTCAGAGGATCTAACGGTCCCCAAAAGAGTATGCGATCACGCCAACCGACACGTCCAAGAAACCGCGCGCGTGCGGTCCGAGGGGTGTGCGCGCGGCCGGCGTCCGTGCATGCGCAGGGGCCGGCGGTTGCTGGCATCGACCACCCGTGAGTGACAGTGGTGCCCGAGTGGCGTTGGTCGTCGCGCCATTCGCCTTCCCATCGTGAACCGTCGGCATAGAGCATGAAGCCGTGTCCGTGCCGGTGATCACAGAGCCACTGGCCGTCGTAGCGGCGGCCGTCGACGAGCGTGAGCACGCCGTGACCGTTTGCGTGGCCATGCTCGTATTGGCCCGAGTAGGACGACCCGTCGGGATGCAGGCAAAAGCATGTCCCACAAAGGCGTTCAAACCCGCGAGCGGCATGAATGCGCGTGCCGTCTATGCACGCCACCGAAAATGACATGCTCTTCTCGTCATAGATAGCAACGCCGGCCGGCGTGGCGACCGTTTTCGGGAGGCAGCGGCCCACCTCCCAGGTGCCGGCAATGCGTCTGCCGTCTTCACATTGATACGACCCGGACCCATGCGGTCTCCCGTCCGCCCACTCACCCTCGTAACGGTCGCCGTTGGGCAACGTCGCCGCTCCTCGGCCGTGTGGCCGACCGCGCCGCCAGTCGCCCTCGTAAGAGCGGCCGTTGGTCGACGTGGCCCGACCGTAGCCGTGGCGCCAATTTTCGCGCCACTCTCCCTCGTAGCGGTCGCCGTTTTCCCACTCGCCCAGTCCGCTGCCGGAGCGCTTCCCGCACACCCACTCGCCCACATAGAGACGCGGCTTGCACCGCGGGGGTGTCTGTGGTAGGCGGGGAAGCCGCAACTGATCGTATTTCTTCATTCGTTCCTTGCGCTGCTTCTCTTTACGCTCCTTCTTCCAGCGTGAATAGTATCCGTGGTCGGGTGGCTTTGACGAAGTCGACATGCCCCGGCCGTGCGGTGCGCCGTTGCACAGGTCGCCCGAATAGGTTGCCTTGCGGGTGCACGTCGTGCTCACGGTAGGACCAACCGACTCGGCCACAGGCATGCATGCCCGGTAGAGCCACCTCCACGTTCTGTCTGCCTGCAAGAGGCGCAGGTGTTCCGAGGGTATGCCAAACCGGTCGAGGTAAAAGCCGCGCCACAGCGAATCGTCCATGGTCAGGCGGTTGTAGCGGCGGGATGTCGCGGCAAGAGAGGCCACGGCGCGGAGCGACCCCAAAGACCGAATCATTTCGACGACGAGTTCGTCGGCAAGGTCGTCCAGCGACAGCGCCACAGAGTTTTGTTGCATGGTCGATCCGTTGTCGCGTGCGCGCGCAAGTGTACGTGCACAGCAAAAAAATGCGCCCTATGTTGGTCGCAATGAAAAAGGGCCGCCTTTTTTTGGGTTTTCAGATTTTTCATCCATCGTGGACCAATCCACAAAAATGTGCTGTCGTCACTCAAAGAAAAAATACACGACAATGTGGCTGCGGTCGTGTGGGATCGCGGCCCTGCGTCATCAAAAAAACATAAAGCGACAGGCAGCACAAACTGGCAAGCGGCCACAGCGGCGCCGGCCCCTAAAAAATCCCGACAGGACAAAGAGGGCGCAAAAAGCAACCCCGTCCGATAAATGGCGCAACAAAAGTTACGCTGGATCAAGGCAAAACACCGAATTCGGCTGCCTGATTTTCGACTTGTTTGATCGCGGTTCGGCGGCGGTGGCGGGTTTTTGTTGTTGTCCCCATCCCTTTTCTCCTAATGACGTGCCCTGGTGGTCTAGATGCCGCTGGCGGCCGAGGTCGAGTTTCTTTGGCCTCGCGCAATGGCGGCACATCAGTGCGGAAAAAAAAACAAAGGACGCCTGCGCAGCCCCGCTCAGCGTCCAGCCGACACCTCAAATTTCCAATGCGCCAAAGGGTTGCACAGGCACCGACAGCGTCGCCTGGTATTGTATTACACGGTGCGACGGCAAACCCACTGCCATCTGGGCCGGTGCGCCAAATGTTTGCGAATCACCAAGACAACGACACAAAGAAAAAAAAGGATACACAAACGAAAAAGAAAAGATTTGGGAAAAATACTACTTTTTTGTCCCGACGGCGACGGCGGCACTGTGCCGTACGGCCCTTTTTTTTTATTTGGACGGGAGACCTTGGGTGGACTAGTCCCTGCCAAAGGCCTCCATAGCCGAGTGCGGCGGCCAAACCTCGGGCTCCACACCAGAGTCGGAGAACCCGTCCACGTCGAGGCACGCCAGACAGCCGCAATCTGCCCCGCCATCGACCGACGTGTCGCCGTGAGCGACAACGGATCCGTCTATGCGAGTACCAGTCGCCCAATAGCCTTGCCAGCGAGACCCGTCAGCGTAGGCCACGATTCCGTCGCCGTCGAGCGCTCCCTGGTGCCACCAGGCCTCATAGCGCCGCCCGTCCTTTTGGTGCAGGACGCCAGGGCCATGGGCGCGGCCCCCTTTGCATTTGCCCGAGTAGCAGGAGCCGTCGGCGCCCGAGTGAATCACCAGGCCGCTAAAGTGCTTGCCCTTCCACTCGCCCCATACGCGACCATTAGGGTACACCAACGTTACTATGCCACGAAAGGAGCCTTGCGCGGCCTTGCCCGTCCATACGTGGTCGCCGTATGTCACCGTCATGGGACCCTCGCACACGTCGTCTTTCCATTCGCACTCGACGACATAGCCGCCGCGGGTATAGGTGCCTTTGCCGTGGCGTCGACCACGTTTCCAGTCGCCCTCGTATTGTTCGTTGTGGCCGTACGTCATGATGCCAAATCCATCGCGTTGTCCCTCTTTCCACTCGCCCGCGTACATCATGTAATATGTAAAATCGCGGGGCGCAGTGCGCCATCGAGCAAACCCGGTCGGATCGCGATCGAGACTGGGAAACCAGCCTAGGCGCGAGACGCAAAAGGACCGGTCAAAGGAGAAGCCCGTGCCGTGCATGCGGCCGTCGACCCAGTCGCCCGAATAGCAACGAAAGGTCCCCAGCGCGGTGCCCACCGAGGTCGGCGCAGCCAGACGGGCGCGCAGGCGGGCTTGGTAGAGCCAACGCCACGTCTTGCCCCTGCCGAGAAAGTGATCAGCAAAGGCCGGCACGCCGAAGCGGTCGAGGCAGAATCCACGCCACAGCGCGCCGTCCAGTGCTAGGCGGTTGTAGCGCCAACGAGTCGATGCAAGAGAGGCCGCGGCACAAGGCGATCGCGTCGCCCTAACGACGGCGAGAATGAGTTCATCGGAAAGGTCGTCGAGTGTGCACATCACCGATTGCAAAGTGTGTGATGCCTCTAGGTACTGGCGGTCTATGGTTGCGACAGATTATCGTCTGTGCCGGGGCCTAGAAGCGCTCTGATCGGGGCGTCCCTATGGAAAAATGGTGGCTTTTTTATTGCGCCAGCACAACAATTGTTGTTGTGGTTGGTTGATGATTGCAGCGAGTTTGACTCGTCCACCTGAAAAGAAAAAACATAAAAGAGAACAACAGGCATAGGCAACCGCAGTAGGTTGCTGGTCTTTTTTGATGATCCGGCTTGTGCCTCTCTGGTGTTTTCCACATCCGCAGTGCGACGCCCAGCGTCAGTAGGACCCGTGGTTTGTCTGCCCGCCACTTTTTTAAATCTGGAATAAATCAAAGCGCGAGAATTGCGCTTGCAGTGTCATGTTTCGGGCGCGCCCCAGTTTCCTACTCGACTGGACACTACAAGGGGCGTACACTGCTGGCGGTACGAGCGCGCTTCTGTTCTGGTTCTCGGTCATCGCACGCCTCGGCGTCCTCCTGCGGTGACGGCGAATCAGTTTGTGTCTCGCTTTCCGCATCTGTATCCGTGTCGCTGTCGGTCTCGTAGGGATCGCCGCGTTCGATCGGGCAATCTTTGTAATTCGACACGTACTTGAAGCACTTGTTGCCTCGGTCACAGCAATAGGCGAGCCTGTAGGTTTTGCGATCCCACTCCATGTTCTGGTCATGCATGTAGCGCAAGCACTCGATGCTGTCGGCGCGTACCGCTGCCACCAGCGCACGTTCATCCCAGGGACATCCGTTTTCGTGTGCATAGACGAGACAGTCAATGTTGTCGTGTTCAGCAGCCTTTGTGCATGTCTCCTCGTCCCACGGGCAACCATTCTCGTGGGCGTAACGCAGGCATTCTAAACTGCCGCAGGCGGCGGCCTTTTCGCACACGCTCTTGTCCCACGGACGACCGGCCTCGTGAATGCAACGCAGATAGGCAACACGATTAAGCGCGATGGCGTCGCCGAGAGCGTGCTCATCGCACGGGCATCCATTGGCGAGCGCATAACGTAGGCAATCAAGGTTCTTGTTCGCGACAGCCTCTGCGCATGTTGTCGCGTCCCACGGGCATCCGTCCTCGCGAGCATAACGCAAGCAGTCGAGATGCCCATTCTTGGCGGCGACTTTGCACGTGTGTCCATCCCACTCCACGCCACAGGAGCGCAGCAGCCGCAATATGTCGACTCGACCACGCGAGGCGGCAACGTAGGTCAACTTGACACCTTCTACCTGGTACAAGACGTCCAGGCATAGGCGGTCGCCGCCACACGCGTCGATGACTTGGATCACATCAAAGTCACGAGTGCGCAGACCGACTCGCAGGCAGTCGGCATGACCCCGCGCCGCGGCATGGATCGCGACATCGCGCGCACTGTGACCCAGGTCGGTGATGATGTCGAGGCACATTGCGTGTTTTGTGGGATCGGCATGCTGGCATGTCCACGGCACCCATAGGATATCCATAAATGTTTTGTTGTACTGCGTGATCGCGTAGACTAGGCAGTTGGCGCTGCCGCAACGCGCAGCGAAGGCGATGACGTCACGTACGGCGAGGCTTGACCTATTGTCCCGGTGGTCACATTCAATGACGCGCAAGGCGATCAGTGTCGCGAGGTCGTCGCGCTCGACTGCACTTTCGTAGACGCTGCGATCAAACCATCCACCGGATAGTGCCGATTTGGTGCACATGCGTGCCACGCATCCGGTGTGTCCACTCTTTGCGGCCGATCGACGGGATCGCCAGAGATCGCCGGCGACGAGACACGAGACGCGCCCGGTACCACTCAGACCAGACACCGCGTTGCGCCATCGACGACACACAGGCGACGCGCACAGGGTTCGGTCGAGACAAGGCAATTGACAAAAAATGAGCGCGAGTATCTCGTTGGGCAAATTGTCCATATGCAAAGACCGCTGGGCGCCGGCGTCGTCCGTTGCGCAGTCCATGATGGCAGCGGGGCGGTTCGGCGGTTCTTGCTGGTTCTGGGCTCTTTTTTTGTGGCGCTGTCTTTCCCGACTCGCCGTCCTTCTGCGCCTTGTTTTTCGCCTTTAGTGTTTGGTCTTGCTCAGCCCAAACAAACAACAGATGCTGTTCATTTTTTCGCTCTGTTTCCATTGGTGCCCATAAAGGCATACGCGGAGCCCACCCAAAAGGGGCAAAAATAGAGGCATCAGAAAATCGCACGGACGCCCCGAAAAGCGTCCACATGTCGTTGTTTCTGTCCGATTGAAAACACACTAGAAAGGCGTCGGCACCGCGGGCATCCCTTGTTCGTCCTAGTCCGTGATTTCCAAGCAGACAAGATAGCAGGCCGTAGACACTTTTGACCGTATCTTTGGTTTTTTAATGTGATTTTTTCTTTTGCCCGTTTTGAGATTTGGGGACTTTACAGCCTCTCATCCACACACCTCCCCCACAGACCAAGCGCCTTGATTTTTTTTCCTTTCGTCGCTTTGGTTGTTGTCGGTTGTCTAGAGCGTTTTCCCTTTTTTTTTATTCCCGTGGATGGCCTGACGCTGTCAGATTGCACAAAAAGGTCCAGTCCCCATTGCTGCCGAACCTCTCGATGAGCCTGCCGACGCACAGTTGAGGATAGGCCTCAAGGAGACCTGCGGCGAATTCCGGATGGTACGTGTTGTTAAGCGCGTGTTGCAGATCGATGCTGGGGCACACGGCATACAACATCTTCATGGCGTACGGAGACTTCATGCGAGACGCGACGTTGATGGCGCGCGTCAGGTCCAGTGTGTCGTCTACTGAATAAAGGAATAGGACGATAGAGAATCGTTGGTCTATCGAGGCATTGTCCAAGGCCTGCTGGAGGTCGAGGCGCTGGCCGCTCCCGCAGGCAAAGCGCGCCACGTCGGACGTGCGCGCGTTATCCAGGAGACACTGCAGCGAGTGTTGCGGGTAGGCATCGTGCAGCGTTCGCACAACGTCCACAGGCACCCATGGAATGTCGAGGATGTGGCGGGCGTCGAGGTCGGGGTAGCGTCTCATGAGCGACTGAACCGTGGCGCACGAACCGGCCGCCCTCTCCAACGCACGCTTTGGACACAACCACGGCGCATGATCGATGAGGAATTCAACGGCGTGGACGCTGCCATACACACACGCCGTGTCGATCGCTTCCTGAAGACGCGGGTTGTCATCGCTCACCAACCTAGCAACGACGTCTAGCTTGTCGTGCTGTGCTGCAATACACAAGGCGCGATGCGCATCCCATCCTCTGGGTCTTGTCTCGCGCAACCAGTCGATCACGTCGACACACGGCAGGCTTGCCGCCGTGCAGGTAACCGATCCGATGTCGACATTTGTGCCGTGCTTGATGAGGTACCATGCAATGTCCATGTGCCCGTTGCGCAACGCCAATCTGATAGCGCCGGTATCGCCCCACGCCTTTGAGGTGTGCCAGTGAGTGTCGCGCTCTCTCACCAGGAGCATCATGTCCATGCTTCCTGAGCGAACCGCCGACTCACAAAGGCTGATGGTGTGCGGGATGCGGTTGCGTCTGTAGAGATAGGCCAGCATGTCGATGCGTCCGGCCTGGCAAGCGCGTTCGGGGCTCGTGCGCAACCACATGTCGTGCTTGCGCCGCGTCCTCGTGGTCTCGGACTCAACTACGCCAAAGCATCTGTGGGCTCGGCGCGCCGACAACAAATCGCGGTTCGAGAGTCGCCTTATGATTTCGCAAACGGCCTCGGGAGGCAGATCGACTATTGCCAGTGCCGCCCTATGTGCGATGGGTCCAGTGGTCATTCTTTTGCTGCTCCTGTGCCGTGTCTTTCCTATGTGCGATTGTCTGTGCATGGTGTGGGTTGGGGCTGCACTTTGGAGCACACCACTTTTTTTATCGTGTACACAACCGCCAATCAACAAAGCGCCAGCATAGCCATGTAGCAAAAATGCGAATGAAAAAAGTTGTTTTAAAATTTATGATTGGCTGGCCCGCCCCGCGGTCTCTTTTCTTGTGGTTATTGCGCTCTCGATAGGGGCGCGCGATGACTTGCTTTTTTTGTGCAGCCCCTGAACTCCCAAAGGGGGTAAAAGGGAAAGTCATAAAAAATCGGCGCATCACCCTGAAAAAAGTGTCTGCAGTCTGTTGTTTCGTCTGCTTACAAAATTGTGGACACACGAGGAGTGGGGCACAATGCTTTCCTATGGTTGGTTGACTAATAGCCGGCCGAGGGCCTTGGTCGGTCGGTTTGGTGTGGTCAAGTCGCATAGATTGAATTCCAACCTACAGAGCGAACCTCAACAAAAGGCAGAAAAGTTTAAACAACACGTGAGAGAAGTGCACGAACTGACCTCAATTTGCTTATCCGGGTTTATCTACCGGTGCGAACTCGAACGCGACTGTGAGTATTCGCGCTCGCGGTCGCATTCGGGTTCGGATCGGGATGTCGGGTTTTATCCGGCTGTTTTGGGTTCTCTGTTGAGAACGTGCAGTTTTCGTGCTGTCTATCCAGGACGATTACAGGCACAGGTTCGATCCCCACCGCCATCGACTAAGTCGCGGTTAATCGACTCTGAGCCAAAAACGAAATAGCCAGCTAGTCAAATATGGCCAGTTAATACCCGCAAGCACTGGCCTAGAGACTTTGAGCGCTTTTACGGCACCCTGCCGACTTTTTTGCGACTCCTCTTGTTTCCGCCGCCTTTGAAGATTCATGTGTTGCCCGCTTTCGCCCACCAACAAGGCACAAACAAAACCGTGCACGCCGTGAGGCTGCAATTTGGTGCGGCCCCTGACTTTTTCCTGATTGGTCACGATCGCACACCCGCGCTAAAGCGAAAAAAAAAGTTGCACCAAGTCTTCCTCGTCGGCAAGGATAAACCAGCGCGACCAACGATCGTCCAAAACATTTCCGGCTTGCTGCTCGTCTGCTTGGCCCGCGCGTCCCCTCGCCAAGACCAAAAGAAAGAGGAGAAACAAAATAAAATGAAAAGACCTCGCGGCTGTCCGGCGCCCGCTTGTTCCGTTGGGGCGCTCGGCCTCGGCCGATTGTCCGCCGACAAATGCGATAACGCCGCCAAGAGCCGCAAGCGCAACATGGCACAAACGGGGACAAGAGGTGGTGCGCCAGTCGGCCCCTGGTCGCCCTTTGACCTCTTGCCAGATGAACTCGCGATCGATGTGCTCGTGGCGACTGACGACGTCCAAAGTGTCGTAAATTGGTCCTGCACCTCGTGGCGCCATCACTCGATTGGCGACGATCCCGTGCTGTGGAGACGCATGTACGAGTCGCGCTTTGGCCGCCCGCTCCACGCCGACTTTGTCGAGCGCGGCAAGGACTGGCGCTGGCTCTACCGGGCGCGCGCCTGTAACGGCCGAGCCGTCGAGGTGGCCGTCGGCGAGGTTCCGTTTGGCCTCGGTCGCGCGCTTGGGCTTTACTGGGGCGATCTGGTCGACCAGACGCCTCATGGATACGGTCTCGTCACTGTTTCGGTGCCCAGTGCGAACTACTATTACGAGGGCGATTTTTGCAAGGGCCAAGTGGACGGCCGCGGCACTCGTGTGTGGTCAAACGGCCAACGGTACGAGGGCACCTGGTCGCGCGGCGAGGAACACGGGTATGGCGTCTACACGTGGCCCGAGGGCCAGCGGTACGAGGGCGACTGGAAGGGTGGCCGTAAGCATGGTTACGGCGTCCTCACGCACGCTTGTGGTAGTCGCTACGAAGGTGCCTGGAAGGACGACAAAAGGCACGGGCATGGGGTGCAGACACTGGCCGACGGTGAGCGGTACGAAGGCGACTACGTGAGAGATTCGGCGCACGGCCAGGGGGTCCGCATATTTCCCGACGGTTGGCGGTACGATGGGGCCTTTGCGTGTGGATGGTACCAAGGGCATGGCGTCCTCACGGATTGTGACGGCCACCAACTGCGAGGGCGGTGGTCCCGCGGGATACTGCTCGATGAGCGTAAGCCACATTTAGACCGATCAAGTGAGTAGCCGGCTCCCGCAGAGGTCCAGCCTTTGGCACAAAAAAAAGGGAGCGCGACCACAGGCACGAATAAAACACTTGCCATTCCAGCACAATACTGCCGCAACCGCAAAATGCAACCGAGCCAACCGTGGACCTTTTGTTTTCGATCATCTTTGCACACATTGCTTGGCCACTTGTTTGCACTCTTTTTCTTTTTTTTTATCAGTTCTTCCTTTTTTATTGTTGTTGTCGAAGACGGCCCTGCCGCGCCAGATCACGCAAAAAGGCCCACTCTCCTAGGCACCCATATCTGGCGATCAACGCGTTGACACAAAGATCGAGGTGTGCACGGCACAGTTGCTTCGCAAAGGAGGGATGTTTAGCGAGGTCCAAGGCGCGCTGGAGGTCGATCTTTGGGTTTGTTGCATAGAGCATTTCGATAACATTGGTCGTCTCCATGTTGGCGGCGATCGCGACTGCACGGCCCAGGTCGAGCGTGTTATCCCTCTCATAAAGAGACTTTACAATATCAAAGCAGTGCTTTGTCGCGGCGGCGTCCATACCCACCTGGAGGTCGAGTCGCGGGTCGCTCTCGCAGGCAAACCGTGCCGCGTCGACCGACTCTGCATTCTCTAGAAAGCGCTGGAGCGAGCGGTCGGGGTAGACAACGCGCAGGAACCGAGCCACCTCTAGAGAGACACGCGGGCTGTCGAAAAGGTGACGTGCATCGAGGTCCGGATAACGCTCCAGCAACATGCGGACGACACCGACCGAGCGTGCGGCCCACCGCAAGGCATACGTCGGGCCAATTTGCGGTGCAATGTCGAGCAGAAAGCAAACAATCTCGACGTGGCCGCGAGACGACGCGCGGAGGAGTGCCATTCGCAGAGATGTGTCGGGCACGGGCACCGACGCCGCCACGACGTCCATATTGCCACAAGCGGCCGCGACACAAAGAGCATAGGGCGCGTTCCATTTGGGGTGTCGTGTCGCAATGAGCCGGTCGATAATCTCGGTACGGCCCAGTCGTATGGCTTTGCTGAGCAGCGCCCTGAAATCGAGCGACGTAGATTCCTCGATCAGGTGCCAGGCAATGCCCACATGGCCCTTGACCAGCGCGCTCTCCAACGCATTGTTGTCGTTCCAACAGTACCGGCCGCCGTTCCAGTATATGCAACGCTGGCGCACGAGGCGCACCACGTCGACGCTGCCCGACTCGACGGCCGCGGCGCATAGATTGGCCGTCTTTGGCACACGGTTTTGCGTATAAAGGTAGGCGAGCACGTCGGCACGTCCGACCTCGCAGGCACGCTCGGGGCTCGTGCGCAGCCACAGATTGTGTATGCGCCGCGTCTTTGTCGCCCCGGTCTCTTGGACCGAAAAGCAGCGGTGGGCCACGCGCGCCGACACGAGGTCCTTGTTGGAGAGCCGCCCGAGGATAGCGCAAATAATCTCGGGCGGCAAATCGGTTACGCTGGTCACGGTATGTGTCGCGGTCCCTCGAAAGGCGTCCGATTCCATCTTCTGTGACGTCGGTGGTCGGCACGCGCTTGCCTGTGCTTTGTCGCGCTGCACAAAAGATGAGAAAAAACAGAGCCACAAAATAGAGGAAAGGCGAGACCGTATGCTCGTGCCGGACGCCGATCCGTCCAACGGTTTTGGTGGCCAGAGGCGGTGGCAAAAGAAAAAGAAACCGTCGCCAACGGCGTCGACCCGTTATCGGCTGGATTTTTTTATTGGTCATTTTCATGGGTCAGAGAAAAGCGCATCGGCGCGCGGCACGCCCGGCACGCGCAACCAGCCGCGCCGCCTCTGCCGGCGTGCGATACGACACGGGCATCAATCGCATATGCCTCTGTGGTCCCGCCGGCGCACGCGCGCCGCTCAACGATCCCCGACCATTGGGAGCCGTCGTCGTAGGCGACGACCACGTTGCCGTGGGCCAAGCCATCGAGCCACGAGCCCTCGATGCGCCAGCCCTGGTGCGACGTATAGGTGCCGACGCCCTCGGGCACATCGTCCTTCCACTCGCCGCGATAGATGTCGCCCATGGCGTTGACAGAGATGCCGAATCCGTGCATGCGGCCGTGTTGCCACACTCCCTCGCATCGCCACCCATCCGATAAATAGACACCGCGACCGTGAGGCTTGTCGTCTTTCCACTCGCCCTTGTGGATGCTGCTATCGAGGCCGCCGACAGCCCCCTTTGTGGTTTCCACCCCGTAACCGTGCTTTTGGTTTACGTGCCACGACCCCTCGTATAGCCAGTCGCCGTCGATCGAGATGTAGGCCCCGATGCCCTCGAACGCGTCGTCCTCCCATAGGCCGTCGTACATGTCGGTGACGCGGCCAGTGCGTGTTTCCTACAGGGTCCACAGGCCGCGGCCGTGGCGCTTCCGCGAGATCCAACCGCCTTCGTAGACCTCCATCAGTGCCGTGCCCGCGTCAGCGCCGCCCGATCCCGTCGGCCCACATGTGCGCATACCGATCCCGACGCCGTGGGCACAGCCATCCTCTTGCTCGCTCCAAAAGATCCACTTGTCGTCGTCGTCGCCGTCGGCAGGTATCGCCGGTGACGAGCGCACACGGCATAGCCACCGCCAATCCTTGCCCAATGCAGAGGGCGCCCGCACGATCGGGACGCCATGGCACGCGCTATACAGGTGGCGCCATAGATTGTCATCGCTGCAAATGGCTGCGAGCCGACGGCACGTACGGCCCAGGCGACCGCGTCGATTGGCGACGCGGTCGCCTGGGCCACGCGCACAACGAGTTCATCGGGCAAAAGGTCAAACCACGCCGGTCCGGCATCGGTTTGGTGTCTGCGCCGCGCACGTAGGTATCGCCTTGCAAAGGCAGGACCATATCCATTGGGGTCCATCGTCGCAGACACGCGGCAAGACTCTCCTTTCGATGTTTTGGATTCCGACTCATTGAAGCCGCGTGTGTCTTTTTTTTGCCGCTGTCGTCCGCGCCATTGCCCTTTTCTTGCTGGCATTCCGCTGTTCCGCCCCTTGTGATGAGTTTGTGGCCGCATTTTTTTGTCTGTCTTGTAACTGGCCAGCAATAAATTGTTGTGCACTCTTTCCTTTTTTTTTCCTCGTCTAATTTTATTTTTTGTCAACACAACGGCAGTCCGGGAGGTGGGCCAGCGCGGAGCAAACGTCTCTTCGGCTGTACTGCACACGAGGAAACTGGCCGTTGTGGAGATCGACAGGCGTCGAGATCGCGGCCGCTGCAACGCACGGGGGCACACTGAGAGCGCCGCTGCGGTGATACACAACGACCACGTCGACCGCCAACAGGGCGGACAGGCCGTCTCCCGTGGAGCGCGCCATCAAGGCGGCCCACCAAGGCTGTTTGTCCAAAAGTGGAGCCGACGGGTGCGGCGCATAAACAAGCCGGAGCGAGTCGGCGCGTTCCGATTTTATCCACAAATGGATGTGCATAGGCGAGTGCATTCGTATGCCCGCCACCACACAGGCCAGGCGAAAGGGCGTCGCAATGCGCTCCAGAGCAACTGTTGCCTTTTGCCCGCACCGCGGGAGGTCATCGACAACGTATCTGGGGTCAGGCCAGCCAGTGCATGCGTCGATCACGCGAACGGCGACGTCGGTCGAGTGAATGCGATGCGCCAGGGCTTTATGCGACCCAAACCAGTCCCATTGTGGCTTTTGGCCTGCCATGCGCGCGGCAGCGGGCTTCCATAAGAGGTCGTCCTCGCAGAGTCGATAAAGTCGACGGCACACTGCGCCAATGCGCGCCAGCGATCGTGGGCGTCGTGGGCACATGGCAATGATGGCGAAAAGAATTTCATCTGGTAGTGCCAGCAGGCCCGTGCCTGTCACATTGGTGGTTGTGTTTGTTGTTGCCATTGTGTAGATGTGCGCGCGGTTGGTTGTGGCGGCGACAGAGACGACAATGTCACGCCTTTTTTTCCCATCTAGTGCGTCGACACAGCCGATCCGTCGGCCTATCGCCCACCGGTCAATCAAGGCAAACACCCAATCGGCGACGCCGAGCCTCTTACGGCCACGCCTTTCACCGTAAACATTGCCGCAGTGGCTTGGCCCTGTCCAGCGTTGCTACACGTCGGCGCTTCCTACCCCAAGTGCCCTTTTTTATCCAACCTATTCTTTCCGTGACTTGTTGGGTGCATGGACGCCGCTAAACAAGCCCCCGCCGACGCGGACGATACCGCGACAGCGGGAAGCGAGGTTCCAGCGGCATATGTCCGCGTGGGTGATTCACCTCAAATGACATTGTTGCAGACACTTCCCAGCGTCATGGGGCCGGACACACCGCAGCGCCTACAGGCAGCCGACGCGCATACCGCCATACGAGCACTATTGCTTGCCGACTCGGCGGAATCGGCCATCGAGTTGCTCGATCCCGCGTTGGGTATGACGGCTCTCTTTGTGGCCGCCACCGCGATCAAGGCCGATGGCGAGACCATGCGCCGCATGGTCGATCTCTTTCAATCGGAAGACACGTGCACGGGCAGGCCGCCACTCGGACAGGCGCACGTGGCCATGGCCAAGAGGCTGTGGCTGTCTCCGCCCCGGCGCGCCGATGGCTCGCCCCTCTTTCGTCGCCCCGTGCCCGACGATTTCTCGCCGGGCGGCGTCTTGTGCGATTACTGTGCGCTGGACGACCGAGAGGATGCATCGGCCCAAGAGTATGCGGCTCGCCTGCTCAGACCCCTTCTCATCCATCCAAAGGATTTATGGGTCATTGTGCGTCCGTGACTGCTCAAACCACATGCTGTCCATATGAACAAGCAGCCGTCACTGTGCGTCGGCTCAATGCGCTGACTCGGCATCTGCCAGACGGTTTGTTGGACCCGAGTCAACTTTGTTCCGGCGCAGGCAAGCCCCAACCGACGCCATTCCCCCCCCCCCCCCGAAAGAATAAATGTGCCTTTTTGTGCGCGTATTCTGCACCTGTCTGCGTCCCAGGCGCGCGCAATCGAGTCGAGGCAATTTCGGAGACGCATCTCTGTTTGTTTGATTGTCGCTTTCGAAAAAAAACGGCACAGGACCGAGACTTGGCATGGCCCCTATTTGGCAGGTCGGCCGTAGGTTGGCTCGCGCCTTTCGGGGCGGGTGTGGACGGCGGCGGTTGTTCCCCCGCTGAGCCGGTCGGGTAGATCAGGCAATCCAGGCCAGAATCGCCAATCGATGCAAACGGCTGCGCGTCCGCGTTGGTGTTTTGTGCGGCCGGTTGTCGCGTGGCCAAATTCGCATTTTTTTCAAAAAAAAACGGCTACGATTCGACTGCGGCGGGATTGGTTGGCGCCGGACGACGGCAAAACACCCACATGCCAACAAAGAAGCCCTTTTTCGCGGTCCAAACTCACATGCCGGCCCAGAGCGACGACGGCACACACATTTTATGGACGACAAGACCAACCCCCAATGGTTTTCCCTGCTGCCCGACGAAGTCGTCGTGGCTGTCGTCTTGGCGCTGGGCGACGATCCACGCAGCCTGGCGTCGTGGGGCCGCACATGCAAAAGGCATGCGGCCATTGCCCAAGACCCAGAGATATGGCGCAGCATGTGTGCGATCCGCTTCCCGATCCCGCTTCACGAGCGCTTTGCCGATTTTAGCAAAGACCATCACTGGCTCTACCGAGCGCACCGTCTCGACGTGCGACGGGATGACTCGGGACCGAGCGCCCGCGTCGTCCGTCCGCAGAGCGACCATATTCGCCATGTCGACATCGTGCGCCAATGGTTTTACTGTGGCGATTTTCGTGACGGCCGCGCTTCGGGCTATGGGGTGGGCCTGGCGGTGGACGCAAACGACAAATCGATCGCCTCGATCGACCGCGCGGTGGGCATCGGGCGCAGTGGCAGCAAGTACGAGGGCATGTGGGACGACAATGTGCCGCACGGTTTCGGCGTACGCGTCTATCTCGATCGTGCCTGCTACACGGGCGCCTGGTCCCGTGGAAAAAGGTCTGGCCATGGCGTGATGATATGGTCCAACGGTTCCATCTACGACGGCGAGTGGCTCGACGGCAAGCGACACGGCCGCGGCATATTTACTGTGTCCGGTGTTTGGAGATACGACGGCGAGTGGAAAGACGACATGATTCATGGGCGCGGTACCCATGTCCGAGAGGACGGGCGCACCTATGACGGCGAGTGGGTCGAGGGCAAGAGGCACGGCCGCGGGATCTTTACGATGCCCGCCGGTTTGGCATACGTCGGTGACCAGGGGAAAGGCGCCGCGCACCGCGAGCACAAAGCCTGCGCCGACGAGGGCCGGGTCGTCCATGACGGCGAATGGAGGGATGATGTGACCCATGGCCGGGGAATTCGCATCGACGTAGACGGAAACACATACGATGGCGAATGGACGGTCGACACATTCAACGGTCATGCCGTCGTCGACGAAGATGACGGCAAGCGCTACGAGGGCGGTTGGACGATGCGCGATGGACCCGGAAACTCTAAATCGTGCGGGCGTGGCGTATGCACATACCCCGACGGCTCTGCCATCGACGGCACGTGGGACGGGGTGCAGTGCCTGTCGTGTGTCGCGATCACCCACGCGCCGCGAGACGGCAATCCGGACGGATGCACGGCCGACCCGTGCATGGCGTGTCGCACCCTGGGTCAAGATGCGCCCTCCGCCTGCGATTGAATAATATTTGCCTCGCCTTTTTTTTCCATCCGTTTGTCTTTTTTTTTACCAAGAACTCGTGTCGCCTTTTTCTCTGCCGTCGCTCGCCAACCGGCCCGCAGAGGCAGCGCGAGTCGCACGACAACCAACAAAGAAGAAAAAAAGCGGCAACGCGTCGTACCAAATCACAATATTCATGAACGGACGCGATGCCCTATGGAATTTTTTCGAAATAAAAAAGGAACCAATCATAGAAAAAGGCGGCGCGATACAAAACGGTCGAGGTGCCAAGGCGGCACACGAGCGAGCGCACCAGACTGGTTTTCGTTGTCAAATGACGACCATCGAGGACCTGCCGACCGAGTTATTGTGGATGATCCTCGACCGTACCGGCGACGCGCCGCAGGTGCCCTTTGTGTGCCGACAATGGAAAGTGTTGGCCCGCGCGATCGCTGACGCCTCGCCTGCACCGCCCTTGTGCGAGGCCGGGAAAGTGGTGCGGCCCAAGCGGTTTTACGGTGGGCCTGAGCGCGCACGGGTCATTGCCGCGGCCGGTCACCTCGACGTACTCAAATGGGCACGCCAGAATGGGTGCCCATGGGACACGTGGACATGTGCCGAGGCGGCACATGCAGGGCACACTGACCTGCTCAAATGGGCACGCGCAAACGGGTGCCCGTGGGACGAGTCGACATGCTTTGCTGCAGCGAGAGGCGGCAACCTGGAGGCGCTCATATGGGCGCGCGAGCGCGGTTGCCCGTGGGACGAACGGACCTGCATCGAAGCAGCCTCTGCGGGCCGCCTGCGTGTGCTCAAGTGGGCACGCGCAAACGGGTGCCCGTGGAGCAAGTCGGTCTGCGCCGAGGTCGCCTACTGTGGACGCCTCGACATGCTCCGGTGGGTCAGGGCCAACGGCTGTCCATGGGGTCGGTCGGCGTTGCGCGAGGCCGCACGGGGAGGGCACACGGACGTTTTCAAGTGGGCGCGCATCAACGGCTGCCCCTGGAACCAATCGGTCACGTTCGCCGCGGCGATGGGCGGCCGCGTCGAAATCCTCTCTTGGGCGCTCGACAATGGATGCCCGTGGGACGCCAACGACGTGCCTTGGGCGGCCGCCAATTTCGGGCACCTCGACGCAGTGAAATGGTTGCACGCCACCGGGCGCTTGGAGGACATTGAGGGGTTGATCAACTCTACCGAGTGTGGCCGCAATGATAGGGTCAAGGCAGTGCACCGGTGGCTCAAGCAGTGCAAGCGGAACAACTGCTAGTCTCTTAAAAAAAATAAAGCAAAACAAGCACACCTGTCGCCGATTTTTTGCATGTGTGACGCGTGTGTATCGATGGTGAGGCCCATTTTTGGAATTCTATGATTTTATTTTACCCTCCTTTGAGAGTTTGGGGGCTGTAGCGACGGGCAACAGTTAAAACTCACACACCTCATTGCTGGCGTGCCCGTGTATCAGAACAGATGCGCTTTTTTTGGCGCCCTTTACTGGCTGTTTGTCGGCGCCAAAAGGGTCGGATGCTTTTGTGGCCCTTTTGGTTTATGGTGTGTTTTTTGTAAAATAAGAACAAAAAAAGTTGGCATGAAAAGTATCTACATGTGGTTCTTGGCACGATAGGTCTTGATGGCCGAGTCGAGCGCGGCGGCGAGGTCCTCGCGGGTCATCCCGAGTATCTCTTCGCAAGCCAGATGAGCGCCCCCGAATCCGCCGGTACGACAGAGGATCATGTAGGTGAGACCGGCCATCTCCTTGTGCCAGACAAAGTCGTCGTCTTTTGGGCGACTCCAGCCAGACGCGTTCGTGCTCAGGCGGAGCACGGACGACGCGCGCACCGAACCATCCAGTTTGGTCCGCGATGCATAGGGGTCGCCCCGGAGCAGGTCGAAAAAGGTGTGGACGGCATCTTGCAGCGTGTCGCAATAAAGCGTATAATCGCGCAGGAACGCGTTGTTGGGCTCGCGCCAGTTGTTGGAAACCGACCACTTGCCTGTCTCGTAATAGCGGAGCGAGTGTTTGTGAGTGGGCAGGCCCGGAGGGGTAAACTCAAAGTCGACGTCGAGCACCGAGAATAGGTTCATCTTGGTTTTTTCCGTGGGCGCTGATTGCGCGAGTTGGATGGGCGGCCAGCGGTGATGTTGGGCCTTTTCGCCGCTCGCCCTTTTTTTATAGCAGGCATTGCAAGTCGTCAAAAAAAACGACCAATTATCGACATACTACTGCATGGGGCGACGGTGGCGGATTCGAGCGACCCGCCGGGGGCTCACTCTTTGTGCCTGTTGTCTTTTGTTGTCCAAGCGCCTCCTTTTCGTCGGTAGCGCAACCAACGTGTGCAACATGGATACTCTCCCTGCCGAGTTGATGTGTGCCATACTGTACCAACTTGACCGTGGCTGGTGGCCGCTGGCGGCACAGACTTGTATATGGTGGCGCACATGTGTCCACACTGCCGCCGCGATGATATTGATCCCAACCTCTGCGATCACGACCGTCGGTACGCAGACGCTGTCGGCGGCAGTATGCGGCGGCCATGTAAACGTTATCGCGTGGATGGAGCAGGCGTCAGGCCGGTCCTATGAGCGCGCACGCGACATGGCCCGATGGATGGCGTCGGCACCGCCATGCCGCTCATGGAGGGATATTATCGCAGCCGCTGCGCGCGATGATCGCGATGATGTCCTTGACTGGGCTGCCGAGCACTTTTGTGCCACCACTATCGGCAGTCTAAACTCGCCAGTCGCTGATTGCCCCGTAGATACCGTGATGCTGGCGGCCATTGCTCGCGGACGGTGGCAGGTGATACAGCAACTGTGCACGTCGGGTCCGTTAGCGCGACGTAATCGCGCAAAAGGCACGTTATGGCGCTGTCTTTGCTTTAGTGGAGGCACGGGCTACCCTCGCATTGCGGCGTGCCTCATATCCAGTGGCAATCGCGACTTGGTCGAAATTTTTTGCACCGCGGGATGCCCAATCAACCGCTTGGCCTTGTTGCTCGCCGCCGTGTGCACCAGCGATGCGTTTAGCCGCCTGCGCAAGCGCTACATGAGCCGACGTCTGGTGGTGGAGCCCTTTGTCGACGAGGTTACCTGGCTGGCCGACCAACGCCTGACCAGCACCCAAAGTGGCGATGCACCAACAAACTTGGACCCAGGCGACACCCACTACGCCTTTTGGGCCGAGAGGCCGTCACTGCGGTCGCCGTGCCCCGACGACTTTCTGCCCGGAGGCGCGTTAGAGCACTATCTGTCGATCGACGCCGAGGCGACATTTGAGTGTGCCCTCGCTGCCCTGTTGTGGCCTCTTTGTACTGATCCCGACTATAGCGAGGACCACCTACACGCGTGGATCAAGTCGGCCCTGGTCAATTTCAAATTGTGGAATGCCCCGCGTGTCGCCGCACGCCAGTGGACCTCGGTCAGGTTGGGCAACTTTGGTGGTGGCGGTGGCGGAGGTTTCGACGGCGACGAACCGAACCACCCCCTAGGGCCGTGGTGACGGCTTCTGGCAGCGATGCATTGCCCAACCTCTTGCACCGCCAGAGCAATAGACAGGCGAGTTTGTTGAAGAAAAAATAAATGCGTTTTCGAACGTAAAGCAGACTCGGGCCGTGGGCACATTGACGTGAGAATCATCATAACAATGGGGTTGCCCAGCAGTGGCTAACAAGAGTGATTCGTCAGCAGCAGGTCTCGTCCCGGCGGCACCCTGCCATCTAACCAAGCAGCCGTTATAGCCCCGCAATGCATGACAGTGTCCTGCACTGTTGTATTGCCTATCCCTAGGCTCTTTATTGAAGAGACCACAAAGAAACACGCGCAAAGACCTTGTTGCCGACCAAAGTAGCCAACGATTACAGATTATAGTAGTGCATCAGCGGGACGTCCTTGCCCCCTCCCCCTGACACGATCTCGCCTGGTGTTGCGGGTGAACGTGCACGATTTGTGAACGTCCAGCCACCTTGTGACACTGGATCGCAGGGTCGATGGACACGCCCCTAGTGTAAAGAAAGCGCATAACGTCAAGCCGATCAGCGTGGGCAGCGGCGTCGAGGCCCTGCTGCAGGTCAACTCGAGGATCAATCTCGCAGACATATTGCGCCACGTCGACAGAGTTTGTGCTGTTGAGAATTCTCTGGCGTGATGATTGGGGGTAGGCGTCGCACAGCAGACGCACGACCTCAAGCCTAGCGTGAGGCATGTACATGACCTCTTCAATGTCGGCGCCAGGAATAGACAGCAAGATGCGCGCTGTCGACTGGTGCCACGAGGCGTCCGTCATAACAGACGAGTCGACCGTCACGCCGCCAAGATGAAACAGGAAGCGCGCGACCTGTGGACTTTCCCAGAACAGGGCGCGCTTGAATACGCACTGTCGTGTGTTGCCGTATAAATCGGTGGTGGCCGATGCGAATCGCACGACAGCCACATTGTCGGATTTAACGGCTTGCTCAAAGACCGCGGGCGTGCACCAATCGTGAGAGTTGGTCTTGACGAGCCAGTCAATAACGTCGGCGCGGTGCGCCCGCACAGCACATTCGGCTACTTGGTCCATACGAATGTTTGCACTCTCGTCCACGAGCCGGTAGAAAAGGTCCAGATCGGGAACATCGAGCGACTTGATGAGCGCGCTGGTGTCGGTCCAGAGCACGCACTTTTCGCGCACCAAGCGCACCATGTCCATACTGCCCGAAAGAAGGGCCGCCTTGGTGAGGTTGATCGTGTGCGGTATACGCTTTCGCCTGTAGAGGTAGGCTATAACGTCTGTTTGGCCGAGCGCACACGCGCGCTCGGGACTCGTGCGCAACCAGGTGGCCCCGTGCCGCAATGCCCTCGCGCGGTCACTCTCCCTGACGGCCAGGCATCGGTGCGCCAGGCGCGCCTTCGCCACATCCGCGGTTGGCAAAAATCCCACAATACGGCAGCGTATCTCGACAGGGAGGGCTGAAATGCCCGCGGGCCATGGATCACCTGCGACTGTCGTCGGCTCGATCGACATGGAAAAAGAGTCTCCTTTTTTTTTAAAAAATATGCTGTGTGTTGGTGTAAACCAAAAAAAAGAGGCGAACGAAAGAAAATTGGCAGTGTTTGCGAGCCAAAGGACAGCGGTCAGCCGACTATTTTCTTGGTAGTCTTTTTTTTTCTTCTTGGCGAATGGTGCCATGTGTTGCCAACGAAAAAAAAATATGACCAACCACAATTATCCTATGGCAGTGGAGCGGTTCGTGGTGGCTTTGCATTTTTATCTTTCCCGTTGTGACAGACCCTTCTTTTTTCTCCCTCCCTGTTGTCATTCGTCTTCTTTGCATTTTTTGCCAATGGACGTTGGGACGCCCGGTATGGACTGCACGACACTCCCGGCCGAAATGATGTGTGCCGTGCTCTGCTGGGTCGACCCTGGATGGTGGCCGCTAGCGGCGCGCGTCTGCCGGTGGTGGCGCGCGTGCGTTCGCGCTGTCGTTGAGATGACACCGGACCACACTGCAAGCATGCCCATTAGAGCACGGACGCTGTCGCTGGCAGTGCGCGGCGGCCACGTAAACGTTGTGGAGTGGTTGGAGCGAATCTCTGGTCGCCCTTATTGCCGTGCGCGCAGCGTGGCCGAGTGGGTGTCTTCAATGGCGCCGGGCCGTTCGTGCGACGACCTCATTGTTGCCGCCGCACGCGACAGTCGCGATGACGTCCTCCTTTGGGCAGACGAGCACGTGCGTCTTTTTGGCAGGGAAGGCCGTGTCGCCGACCGAAGCGTCGACATTGTGCTTTTGGCTGCGATCGCATACGGGCGACACGAAGCAACACAGTATCTATGTACGATGGGTCCGCGGCCTTGGCTCGAAGGTTCGATGAGACTTTTGACGCGCTGCTGGACTGAGCGCGACGACCGCTGCGTGCGCGATCCCCGCGTCACGCTGTGCGCCATAGCCGCTGGCGGTTCGTCCTTGCCGGTTATGCTTTGCCGTAGAGGACTTCCGATGCGACGGTCGGCTCTGTTGCTCGGTGCATTGTGCCTAGGTTCAGACATGCTCAGAGACTTGTGCAACACCATCGCCCATCGAGTCAGCCACAGGCACATCCTTGTGGACGAAGCCATATGGTTGGCTGACCAACACCTGGTGGCAACCGGCCAGAGCGGCGGTGAACAATCAGCCTTGAGCGAGGCCGATGCGCGCGACGCCACCATCGTCAAAAGACCGCCAGTGAGGCCACCGCGCAGCGACGACTTTTTGCCCGGAGGGGCGCTGGAGCATTATGCATTGGTCGACGATGACTGCGCAACATTTGGCCGGACCCTCACCGTCCTGCTGTGGCCTCTTTGCGTTGATCCCGACTATACCAAGGATCACCTAGATGCGTGGATCGAGTCGGCCGTGGCCAACTTTGAATCGTGGAATGCACCGCGTGCCGCCGCCCGACGGACCTGTATTAGACTCGATCTCAGAGCGACGGCCCCCTATCATGCCGACTTTGATGGCGACGAACGGTTCTATTGAACCGCTGGTGTGACCGCCCGCTGCAAAGGCGCCGAAAGAAGGAAAAATCCGATTTTTTACTTACTTTTTTCTACTCAATTAAAAAAGCAGTTCCTGGACACGGGGGGTGCCAATGTCGGCCATCAAGACAATGTGACTGTCTAGGGGCACCAAATAGAGCCGTAGGTCAAATACGTCGGTAAAGTTGGGCACAACCGCGCGTCCATCGGGCCTCGTAACGGCGCAGCGTCGAGTCAGATGTGCGCGCACGCCCTCGTTGACAAATCGGGCCAGGTTCTCAAATGCCTGGCTGGATCCGAGAGCCTCCATAACGTCTTGGTCGGGCATGACGCGATCGTCGAGCCACCCCTGGGTGGCCCATTCGTCGAGTTCGTGCGCGCTCACATTGCAGTCAAGAAGGACGGCCAGGCGCGTGTAGGGTGGCACAAACGAGGCGATGGGCTGCGCCGTAATGGACAATTCGGGCGGCGCCGTGCCTTGGCCCACCTCGATGCCTGTCTGGCTCATACGTAAGAGGTCAACGACGTCGAATTTGCCGACATCGCGGAAAGAGGCGCGCATGGGTCCATAAAGTCGCTCGATGCGAGTGTTTCCCTGACCCGTCGGGCCAAAGGGCGACGTCGTAAGCCACTGGTACCAGATTTGCGCACGGTCGCGAGTGCCCGCAATCCGGTCGTCAAGAGCGACGCGCTCCACGAGGTTACTGGGGTGGCCCTGGCCTGGGACGGTGACAGCGCCCCATACATCTCTCTCGCTGCGCGGGACCGTGTCGATGCCCTGTGTAACGCGAAACTCGGCCAGACCCTGCAAGATGCAGAGCACGATGGCCACGCCGATGGGCGATCCATCGTCGACGCCGAGTGCCGCGGCCGTGCGCACAGGATCAGTGTCAGTACCTCCTGTGCGCATGGATGCCGATAGAGCCGCCAAAACCTCTGCCTGTTGCCTCCCGGACGCGCCCAGTGCCAAGGCCGTCCGCGGGTCGACCCGCGCCAGATGCCTCATTATGGCGTCTTGCAATTCGACCGGCAGAGTGCGTTCATACGCGACGGTCGATGCCTGTGTTGGCATGGATGCTTGCATTGTCGTGGGTGCCTCTGGTTGCGGCTGCAAAGGTGTCAACCGCCTTCGCTTGGCCGGATAGGGCCGAAGCGTGCTCGACAAGAGGGTGGTGTCTGAATAGTCACGTTGTAGAGATCCGTGCGGGCGCGCGAGTTGCGCCTGAATTGCGCTCGCCCACGCGGGTCCGCCTACGCGGGCCAATGCTTCACATTGTGCGCGCGGCGACCATGGTCCCGTGATCGGCGTGCGAGCGTAGCGACCATATGCGGCCAACCGTTCAACGTCGTCGGGCAAAAGCGCTACGGGTGGGTCCCGTTGGAGGGCCGCGCACATTCGCACGGCGGCGTCGAATTCGGGATCGTCCCACGCGACTCTCGTGTTGGCCATTCCCGCAGGCGTCCTCGCTCTTTGGTGCGCCTAATAAAAACCGTGTTGGCCTTTTTTTTCCTCTTTTAACACCGTACTTGCGTCCGCGCAGACAGCGGATACGGAGCAACACTTTTGTTTTTTGTAAAGCGCCTAGATCGAGGGTTGGAGCCATGACACCTTTGCGGCGTCCTAAAGAAAGAAAAATGTGCATGATTGGTTGTGTGCGGGCCGTGTTTGTGGTTGTTGGTTCCTTTTTTATCCAAAGTCTTCTTGCAAAAAATATCGTAAATTAATTCTCTCGCATTTTTTGTGAGCGGGCGAGGTAAAGTGCGGCGGTGCGTCCAAGGTGGTCCCATGTGGAAAACCCTTGTATAAAAAAAAGGGGGCGCGGTGCGAGAGCGCAACCAACAGAAAGACCGCGTGACAATTTCGGCCCTATTTCCCTGTTCCCATCGATTTACTGAATGTCAAAGTGCACCCGAGGACGTGAGCGCTAATACTCAAAGTATACAAAAATGTAGAAGACTTTTTTTTTGAATTCCAAATCATTGGCGCAGTGAAGCGCATGAGAAAAACGGAACATTTAAAGGGTTCGTATATCGCGTGTATTTTTTTGCGTATTTCCCGCTCACGCCCCGGGGGTATTTACAAGTACGGGTGGGCTGGGAGGCGTGTATAAAAACGAATAAGCCTCGATTTGTCATCCGCACGCTCTTGCGCACCGTGACATTGGCGCGTCTGGCCGACCAACGGCCAAAAGGCGATCACGGGCGCCAATGCACGGAGGTCCAGGCGACGAGATCCCGTGGCACGCTTGGGCGCGCACTGGTCAGTTTGGACATGGTGGCGCTGTCGCAGCGCATGCCGGCCCACGCTAGCCATTCAAACACGGCCCGCCAGCCGTATGGCGAGCACGCAGCGTGCAGAAATAGATCTTGCACTGTCTGGCAATCGGGCCAACCGCAGGCGTCACGCAGGCGCTTGAGCATCGCAATGTCGGCCAGTGAAGCCGCCTCACGCCATGCGCGTCGGCGCTCTCTTGGCGAGGCGCAGCGCGCCAGGGGCGGCACGATCACTAGGTTGCGCGTGGCAACGGCCAGACGGAAAGCGCTGCGCGAAATGCGGCCGCAAATTGGCAGACCTTCAAGTAGATGTGCGACTGTGTTGGCGTCGCCATAGGAGAGGGCCATGTCGAGTGCATGTCGTCGCGGCCCAAAGCGGAAAAGGGGCCGGTCGCTAGCGAGCGCAAACCCCTGCCATATGGGTTCGTTGAATTCCCAGGCCATTTTGATGCGGCAATTCTGCTCGCAAAACTGGGCGGTCTCGCGGTGACCGCGCACGGCCGCAATGGCTGTCACGAGGCCGCTCAGCTGAATGCCGGCCGACGACGCCCACTCCATTATATGTGTGTGGCCTCCGTATGCCGCTGCCAATATCTGCATACGGGATACACGGTTGCCTCGTTTCATTATGGACAACATCATGCCGAGGTTTCCGTTGCGCGCCGCTTCGACCGCCAATCGTTCATAATCACGGAACGGCAGGTGTAATAGGGGATCGGGGCGGCCGTGCCGCGCTGCGGCCAGAACCGACGCCGCATGGTCCAACCAACCAGGTGTGCGCCAGGGCATCACCCAGTCGACGACATGAGCATGGTTGGCGAGAACGGCCGAGATGTAGCAGCCGCTGGTGTATAGGTGGCCCCTCTTGCGGAGCCATTCGAGTGCATCGATGTGGCCGTGGGCGGCGGCGTGCGCACTGGCATCGCAGGGCACATTGTAACCATTGTCGTGGAGCCACTCAAATAGGTTTGTGTCGCCGACTATGGCGGCGGCAATCCACGCCACAGTCGATGGAATACGGCCATCCTCCAAGAGGACCTTTAGTGCATGGAGATGGCCACGGTAGACTGCGCGCCGAATCGCATGCTCTAAACTGGCCCGTGACGTGACGTGAGAATGATCTCGCTCGCTCCCTGATCGGACCGCGGTTGCCACCGATCGCTGGTGACAGAGAAAGACGTGCACCAGAGCGACGTGGCCGCCGTCGGCCGCGGCCACCAAGCAGCGGTCGATTGATCGCGGGCACCCGGCACTCTGCAGCCACGCGAGGATGTCGATGTGGCCGCAATGGACGGCGTCAACAAACGCGTCGCCATCCCGCGGGCATCCCTCGGCGACGGCCCATCGTACGAGGTCCAGGCGACCGCAGCGACAGGCTCCGGCCAGAAAGGTGTGTCGCTGGTGCAGGCGCGGTTCGAGTTCCCAATCGTCGTCTTTACGACGCGACAGTGGCGTGGCATAGGCCTTGACCAGCGCTCCCCATGCAGGCGAAACAAGCGCGCACACGAATCGGTCGACCGGTTCAAGATGGTCGAATATGGCACATATAATTTCTGCAGGCAAGTCGATCATGCTCGGTACCAATTCCATCGGTCCTATTGCCCCGTTCTTTTTGTTTGGGTGCTGCCTCTTTTCTTCGGCAGCGCTTGCACAACCCTTTTGTGTGGTTTCAGGAAGAGGGAAACTGCGGGTCTCAGCGCGTGACCGAAATGCGGTTGTGTGCTAGGGTGCATGAGCATGTTTGGACGCCCGCTATCGATCCCCGATGAGAAAAAAAATGGAATTTAAAAAAAACAAACCCATCTATTGGGCGGCGCGCGCGTAGCATTTCCCCATAAATTTTCTTTTTTTTTTTGAGTGTCTGCGCCGTGACCGCGGACCGCAATGCGCACCGGGCACGCGCGGCCGTGGCCTGTACAGCAGGGTGAATGTAACAACCAGCCCATGTGAATCATGACTCAAGAGAATGTGCACCAAGTCAACATCGATCAGCCAGCACGCCGCTCCAACAGGCCCAAGCGTTGGCGCCCCACCATATGGCAATGGCGACACAACAGGGGCGGTACGTCATTTATTCGACAAGACACGCACAGCCCTTGACGTGCGTAAGAGAAAAAGGACGCCCGTAAGGCGGACCCTTGGCGTACCAGGTGTGGGGCGAACATAGGCCGAGGTCGGATGGCGTCCCGTTGACCAGACACAGAGGGACGTGGAGAAGCGATTGAGAGTCGCGCGCGTCTGCCGGGGAGACTGTCGCTAGGCCACACACTGCCAACTGCGCACAGTCGGTACCTCTGCCTGTGGACCGTTCGAATGCGCTCGCCCACCACGGGCGATCAGAAGGCCATGCTGCCGACACGGCAGGCGCATAGATTAGCCTTAGCGGATACAGAGGCCTCCCACCGTAATGCGACTCGGTGCGATCGCACTCGGCAGCCCACACATGGGCCCTGTGTGGCGGACACATGGCAATGTCACAGATGGTCTTTGCGAGGGCGCGCATCGTGACTATGGTCTTGAGCGAACGTGTTGGGTAAGGAGACGCGTTGCGCTCGCCCGCGCGAGGCGCCCTAAAGCAGTCGCTTGCATAGTAGGGCGCCACGACAATGTGCACCGTGGTCGTATGCACAAAGTGCATCAGTGCCATGTGCAAAGGCACGCGCAGCGCGGCAACGGCCGACCGGCCAAGTGAATCGACGGCAGCCAGTCTCCATAGTATGTCGTCTTTGCATAGAGATGCAAATCTCCGGGACGTTGTGCGCGTGGCGAGCAGCCACGGAACCGTGGGGCGCGCCGCGGCGAGTATTTGCAGTAGGATCTCATCGGGCACCGAGAGCAGCATACAATCTTTTGCTTGGTGGTGAAGTGCCATCAAAGTCGACCTTGGCGCTGTGCGCATCTTTTCGCTTGCAAAAAAAATACAAGGCATGTTCGCTGCATCGGCACACCGCTAAGCAACATAACGGCGCCTGCTCATTCGTGATCTCTGTTGTCCTGGTTTTTAGGAAAAAAAAGGAGAGAGCGCGGTGTGCTGACAATTGGCGGATCGCAGCGTAATGTGCGCTGGGCAATTTGCTGGTCTCTGCGGGCCTCTTTTTTTCCCCCCTCTGCGAGGTGGTCGGTACACGTCTCTAGCGCGGGGCTTGTAGGTTGCGCCGTGTGGCCCGTGTGGCAGAGCACATCTATCCGATGGCTAGATCGGTTCAAGGTTCATCGTGAGCGCTGCATTGCTTTTTTTTTCGACCTGTGTTTCATCTGTAAAAAAAAAGAATATTTTTATGGTACTGCGTCGCTGCGCTGGTCGGCACTTTATTCGCATCAAAGCGCCATCCCACGAGATTAAAAGATAAATTAAAAGAAAATGTGGTATAGCGCCGCCTTTTATTTAGCATTGCATGCACAGCCGACAACGTGGGTCAAGGAAAAAGCAGGTGACTGGCCACGGTCCTTGTTGTACCATGTGTGGGGCGACGCCAGACCGAGGTCAAAGGATGTCTCATTGACCACGCACTGCGGCACGTGGAGGAGCGACCGTGAGTCACAAAAGGCCGCTGGGTGCGCTGTGGCCTTGGCATCGATTGCCAACCGCGCACAAGTCTCGCCTTCCACCACAGAGCGATCAAACGCACTGGCCCACCAGGGTCTCTCTGACGGCCAGGCCGCCGACACCAGAGGAGCGGCGATCAGGCGATATGGGGTAGGCGACTTGGTCGCGTCGCGCTGCCTAGCCCACACGTGCGCTTTATGAGGAGGGCACATCGAAAAAGCACACACCACTTTCGACAGCGCGCGTGGGGTAGCGACGGAATTCAGCCGCAGCGTGGCTTGCGGCACCCGTTGTTTATCTCGAAAACTGTTGCTATCTTGTATGACGATGTGCACCGTAGCCGTGTGCATAAAACGCAAAAGCGCCTTATGTGAGTCTGCGCTCAGTGCACCGACGGCCGCCTGGTCCAAGGTGTCGACGGCGATCGTCCTCCACAATGAATCGTCTCGACACAGGGAAGCGAACCGGTGGCATGTCGCTCCAGCGCATGCCAGCCATTGTGCGGTGGGACGCGTCATGCCGATGATTGCCAACACGATCTCGTCGGGCAGAGAAAGTAGCATGCAGATATCGTCGGCGAGGGCCGACAAGCCTTTTTTTTTTGGAGCGCGGAGCAGCCGGCAGCAAAGCCTCGACGAGTTGTTTGATATGCACAATAGGAGGGTGCGACAATTGCCCCGTTTGTTTCTTTTTTTTTTAATCCTTGCTGTATTAAGGCAGCTTCCTGCAGTTTTTCTATTGGTCACGACAATACATTTTGTCTGGTTTTTTCCTAGCAAGACGTGAGAACATGACGAATAGGGACGTCATTCCAAGTGCAAGCTACAAAAATATCCCTGAATTCGACATTTTGGTGACGAGTCAGCACCCCAACTGCAGGAAGCCGCCTTAACCAATCGATCAACTTTGGAAATCGGCCAAAAAGTGACCGCCAAATTGTAAACGAAGCCTCAGCATCCTTTCTTTTTCTCTTTTCTTTGTCGACGCTATGGGTTGATTTTGGTCAATTGCCGTTGGCCTCCAAAAACTCAACGAGCGACGCCGGGCCCTTTACACTACTCTGTGGTTGATCCGCATTCGTGAGCATTTTTTTGCCGGTAGTGGGGCGACTCTTTTTCAGTGAAAAAGGCACAGCGCTGGTGCTTGTTGCCGTGCGGTTTCCGGGCGTCCTCGCACGGCAGAGGGGAAAAGGGGCGGCCAAGCGCATCCCTTTTTTGTTTGCACACACGAGCCATATGATGATTTTTGTTTGCGACACGCCCGCCGACCCAGATGGGGACACGCCGGCCCTAGAGGCGACTGCACAAAACGGGTCGGCGCGCACACAGCACCCGCGACAACGCGACATTAACATAAATTATTTTTTTTTGCTTTTCCTCGCCGAGCAAAAAAAAATGACGTGTGCACTACAGCCAGACCGGGTTTTGGGTGCCGCGGCAGCCGCCCTTTGTATGTGTCCCATGTGGCGGCACATTGTCTATTCTCGGCGTGCTACTTTTTGGGAGGACAACGCACGTGGCCAGTTGGGTCGGTCAGATGCCAAAAGAAAAAAAAAAGAAAACCTGGCATGAGTGGCGTCTGTGCTCATTCTTTTCTTTTTTATGCTCTCCTCGCTTGCGGACGAGTGCATGCAGCGCGCTCAAATATGTCTAGGCAACAATCGGCGGGTCCGCCTATAGGGCTGATGGCGTCATCAGGCTGCGCACCGCCATGATAACACGCCAGACACAGACACGGGACGATCCCCACCTGCTGTGACGCGTGCCGTGTGACGACCCCGCATTCGTGATCTGGATAACCGCACGCCCACATGCCCTCCCACTGGGAGCCGTCGGGATAGGTCACGACCACGGGTCCGCTCGGGTTTCCGTGATGCCACGTGGCCTGGCACCGGCACCCATTTGGCGTGGTGAGGACGCCAAACCCATGGGCCTGGCCGTGATCGCATCCGCCCGAGTATGAGGAGGCACCGGGGCGTGTCTGGAACACGGTTCCATGGAACGTATTGTGCAGGGTGTACTCGTCTTCGTCCCACTCGCCCCAGACCCGGCCGCCGCCTTTGTACAGCAGGGTCACCAAACCGACAAAACGCCCGTTGTGTGTGTCGCCGGTCCACGTGCTCTGTGAGCAGGTGACAGTTGTGCGACCGTGGCACTCTCCGTCCTTCCAGTCACTGTCGATGCGCCAGTCATCAGAAACGTAGATGCCGTGGCCGTGGCGTTGGCCGCCTTCCCAGTAACCCTCGTAGTGATCGCCATTGGCATAGTGTGCGACGCCAAACCCCTCGATGCGTCCATCTCGGCACTGGCCTTGGTACCGTCTGATCCAATAACGCGCAACCCCATCGCCCACTGGCTTTAGAGCAACCCCGTCTGTGTGCTGACGGACAGATGGCAGCGTGTCCCATGCGCTTGCGTCGATGGCGTCAGCCTTTTGGCGGGTGCTGTCAAAGATGCCCCAACCGTGCGGCTTGTCCCGCAGTAGGTCGCCTGAATAGGTATAGTCGGTCGCGTGTATCGTGCCCACGACTGGTGCACACCTTGGATTTGGCGGCAGTCGCGCGCGATACAACCACAACCACGACTTGCCACCGGCAGCAAGGAGCGTGTCGTATGAGGTTGTCGTCGTGCCATACCGACCCACGTAGAGTGCCTGCCACACATGTTTGTCGGTCGCGAGGCGACGGTAGCGCTTGGACGTCGCAGAGAGGCATAACGCGGCGCGCGGGCATCGCGTGGATCGGATTATCGCGATGACAAGTTCTTCAGGGAGGTCGCTGATCGTCGCCATCTTTTGGTGGTGTTGTTATCGGTCGTGTGCCCCATCTGTGTCCTCGTCGTCTCGGTCTATGCTCGTTGTCTGGTGCCGGGAGAGGTTGTGTTTTTTGTGCAGACGGGCCAATCGATTTGAAGCCTTGCCGTACGTCCATTCACGCACCGGGCGCAATTTTCAAACAGACAGAACAAACACAAAAAGAGCCTCTGGAAGCGGCCAGTGAAAACAAAAACGACATATTTGGCTTTTTTCTTTGTCGCTTTCGTTTTCTTCGTTGTACTCGCGATTTCAGTAGCAAAGGTTCCCTCTCCTGGTTGTGTGTCCCATACCCAAGGGCACGCAGGATGTACAGACAATTCGGTGGCAAGTAGCGACCAAGATACTCGCCCGACAAGAGAGACAGCAGCCACCGACCTTTTTAGGAGACACGACAAAAAAGTGCGAACGCGCGCTAAAACTTGTTCCTGAAAAAAGAAAAGATAGCCTGTGCGTATATGGCGGGTTGATCGAGAGCAATGTACTCGCTGAATTTTCGAAAGGGACAAATGTTGTCGTGAAAACGAGCCCACGTCGTGACGCAAAAGGAAAGAAAAAGGAAAAGATTGCCTACAGCAGCGAGTTTTTGCTTGGTGTGGGTCCCACAGACCGACACTGGGCATTTTCCCCCGTCTCGCAGCCCCAAACCAATGACATTGGCGGGACAAGAGGCTCGATAGTAGGCACCGTTGAGACACTTTGCCATCTCTTCCATGGCTTGGCTTGTTCCACTTACCGGCCATCGAGAAAAGGCCGGGGCTTGTGGGCGACCGGGCGCCCATCGACACGCTGCACTACGTAGCCGTGGTTGTCGACGAGCCAGACAAGGATGGATTCGATTACGACCGGCGACCCGCGGCCATGGATTGCGTTGGCGGCGATCGAGTTGGGGTATACGCATTCCTTGTGCATGTACTCACTTGCGGCTATCCTGGAAAAGAGGCCAAGGTTTCCTGAGTGGGCCGTGCGCTCCAGCGCGTTCACATAGAGACAGTAGCGATGGCTGCAGGCGTCGTAGACCGCCAGAGGGGCGGCGCTCTCGCATGCCGATTTGATCCACCATCCGCTGTACCACAGATGATAGATCGAGCCCAGAAGTTGAAGCCAGGGATCGCCGTCAATTGCGCTGTCGTTCAAACAACCCGTTGTGCGTCGCATAAACTCGGTCGCCACGCGCACCGCGCCGCTGACGAACGTCCAGTGCCAAAGAACAAACGCCGCCTCATTGTGCGCACGAAAGTTGCGAGGGCACTCGATCGATTGGTCGGCAGAACAAAACGAGTCTTGGCTGCCAGGCGCGCGGCTCCACGAGGCCAAGTAGAGCAGGGGCAAGACTATGTCGGGTTCGTCTCTGCGCACGGCCTCGACGGCGCAGTCGAAAAGATGTTGTGTAGTCTTTAGCGGGTGCGTACGCGATCTAGACGATGCGTCATGGCGCGGCCGGACGACGGGCTCTCGTGGTGCGCTGAAAAACTTTGGTGGGCATGGGATGTACAGGGGCCACCCGGCCGGGGGAGCGTACTGAGCGAGCAACGCTACGGTCTGGTCATGGTCGCATCGAGGACGTAAACGCACGATATCATCCACGAGCACGCTGGCGCAGGTCATCTTCCCTGACGCCCATGCCTCTGAGGCGACGGCGGCAGGCTTGTTCCTGGCAAGGCGCACGGCGTCGGCAGAGGAAATGGAGCCAACGACTGCGTTCCACAAGCGACAAACGCGCCGGGCATTGAACCTAAAGCGCGCGTCTAGAAACGGCACCTCGCCGGCGACGGCCGCTCCGTTGAGCACGAGGTACCACAGGTCGATCGGGAGTAGGTCGAGTGCGTCTTGCATGGTGTGCCGAGGGCGGCGGTTTGGGATGTGCGAACGGATGATTTTTTGTCTCTATCGCGTCCATCCCAAAAATCTAGGATATCGCTGTCCTATTTGGCGACACCCGACCAATTACGCGTGCATGGGACTTTATTGTGTTTCCTTTGGTTGCACAGATTTTCTTCCTCTCTCTGGGCCGAATCGCGAACACGGCCAACGAAAGCGCGCTGAACAAGGGATTCGCCGTTTGGGGCTCTGCGATAACTGGCGTTGTCCTGCCGCCTTTGGTGCACACATTTCGGCTTACCGGCCGCACTTTTTGCATTGTTCTCAGTTCGCACTGATGGCCACCATAGCAGAGATCACTATGCGCCGGTGGGATGCGCAAATTAGACAGGAGGCGAGCCAAGCATGTGACGACACGTTATACGACCTCATGGTACACGATTACCTTTCTGCCGGCGCGGACAGCGCGCGTGCGGCAAGGAAGTGCCTCTGCGTACGTGAGGCGACGAGAGTCGACCCTCTAGTCGCGCTACCGTGTGAACTTTTGGACATGGTCACCGAGTCCATCGTCGACGTCAGAGATATGGGCGCTTGGCTCATCGCCACGGGGCACCCACCCAAGGTCCACCATATCGTCGCTGCTTTATTGCGTGGCGGTGTTAACGTATCGCGCGCGCTGTTGGCGGGTGCGCCGTTGTGCGTCGTCAAACGGCTCGCCGGCATGCAGCCCGGCGCACTAGAGCGTGCCGAGAGAGATCGCCTCGTAGGGTTTGCAGCGGCCGGCGGCCGGGTCGACGTCTATGAGTGGTGCCTCAAGTTGTACATATTCAGATATGGCTTGGGATGTGCGGGATACTATGCGTGCCGTGTGCTTGTGGCATCTGCTTGGCGCAACCATCCAGGTATCGTCGACTTGATTGGCGACCGGTGGCATTGTTCCACCAGCCTGAAGGTCGCCATACACAAGGCTGTAGAGGTGGCCGTCGCCTGCAACCATCTTGCATGCCTATCGGCCATCCAACACAGCTGGCCACGCCAGTGCTGCGAGCCATTAATTACATGGTCGTTGCTCCACGACAAACCCTCTGCGATCGCGGCCGTCGGTCTCGACCACCTCTCATATGGCGCCTCTGCCGTCTTTTGGTGTGCCGTGGAGGTGGGCGCGTGGCGCGTCGCCCGGTGGCTGGCCGCGACCTATCCTCGGTCGCATTAGAAAAATGCGACCGACCCGATCAGACGTCGGGCGCTGCTTCCTCGCTTTGATCGCCGCTACAAAATTAAAAAAAAAAGGAAAAAAGCAGTCGCCCTATGCGACTCGCCGCGCAGCCCAACCCTTATTTTGTCCTCGGTGTTTGGCTTGGGAGAAAAAAAAGGGAAACAGCCTGTGTGCGCCACACGCTTTTTTTTCTTGTGATGGGGGCACACAACACCAAAAAAAAAAGAAAACAAAAAAAGAGGACTGCATCTGCTTGGCCTTTGCAGCGGGCAGGCGCGCCCACGCAGTGTGCGGTCCCGCTGTTTTTTCAAAGGGAAAGACGATTTTTTTTCTTTGACCACGACAAGGAGGGGTATCATGCGCAACAACGACGACAGGATCTGCATCGACACGACTGGCCGACCTTGCAAGAGGCCAGGGCGTCGGCAACACATACGGCACCGATGTAATCTCGCATCCAGAGGATGTTGGCAAGGCACTTGGACGACAGACCACAAAAGACGTCCACGGCGCCCTGGAGTCCGTCTGGCCCGCACTCTTTGCATAGGTAGGTGAGAATGTCGTGTCGCGGGCGGGCCAGAGCGGCCTGCATGATCACACCCTTTTTGTAGAGCGCTCCCGCCGTGAGCAGAACCTTTAGTTCGTGGATACCGCGATACTTGATGGCTGTCTCTAACGGATCCCACTGGGGAAAGGGCACCGTCCCGTTGCGGTCGAGGTCGATGATGAGGTCCACGGGGGCTCCACGGCAAAAAGCACATCGCGCCACGCCCGACGTGATGGCAGTGCATGTGTCGGCTCTCGACGCCATCCACGCGATAACGTCAAAGCGCCCCCGTTCCGCGGCCGAGTAGGCAACATGCGCGGCGCACCATGAGGCGATGGGAGCCTGTGGTGCCGGTTCGACTCCATCGATGGTGTCGCCCAGAGCCCATGACAATATGTTGATTCGACCGCAGCGTGCGGCAACCACAAGAGCCCTGAGCGGACACAGGTAGAGGCCGTTGGCGTGCGCAAAGGCGATGACGTCTAGACGGCCGGCGCGGGCAGCGGCGATGATTTGACCCTTGCGCAGGCGCTCGGCGTCGGGAATAGCGGGCCTCATGGCCAAGAGCCAACGCGCGAGCGCCCATTTGCCCTGCCATATGAGTCGATCGAGTTTGAGATGGCGCACAATATTATGTGCCTCGTCGGACGCAAGGCCGGTGTCGTCGCGGCGATCGTGAAGCCAGGCCGCCAACGCGGCGTTGTCAGTCTTGATGGCATGCTTTACCGCGCGACCGCACTGGCATCGACCCAGGTGTCGTATGGCCGCATCGTGTATCAACGCCAAGGCCTTGATGTCTCCCGCCTGTAGTGCGCAGCGTGCCGCATGATCATAGAACCAGGGGCAACGGTCGCGAGTCTGACTGATCCGCCGAGCGAGCAGTGTTTGGAGCATCTCATGAGCAGCCAATTCGCACGCCGCGGCGATACACAACAGCATACGCCGACCGATTTCATAGACCTTGACGCTAGTGTTGCCCTCCTCGACAAGCCACAAGACGACGTCGGCACGGCCTCCCACCACGGCGCAACGCAAGTGGTGGTCGCAAAGGGGTTCGCGGCCCCGCCGGCAAAGTAGATGGAGCGGCGCGCCAGCGGCCAAGAGACGCTCGATCTGCACGGCCTCTATCAGAGGCGCCGCTCGCGCTTGCGTGGTCACAACTGCTCCGACAGCCGATGACCAACGCGCAAAATCACCCAGCCGATTGATGGAGCCGACAATGTGCTCAACGATCTCGCAAGGCATGTCGACAAAACCTGGGCGCACGGCCGCCGGTGCTTCCATCCTTTGCTCTTTTGTTGTTTCTTTCAGCCACGGGCCTCGGCAAAATCAAAAACAAAATGCCAGCAAAAGGACGGCAAACCCGACCGACGAATCAGGCGGACAAAAAGGCATTGGCGTGATTGGTACGTCTTTAGGAAAAAAAAAGAGGAAAAACATGATCGACGAACAGGGGCGGACTACCCGAGGCAGACAATCCAAAGTACAGACTGCGCAGGCGTGCGAACCCCTCGCGAGGACAACAAGACAATGAAAAAGGCAAAAGAACAAAGCCGCACACGTAGCGCGGCGCGCTGCTTGGCTATGGACGATCTCGCCGACGAACTGGTCCTCTGCATCGCAACGTCGGCCAAGGTGGCCGGCCGGATGGCCAGACTGTCGCGTCGCTATCGCAGACTCATGGCGGACGATGGGCTCTGGCGCAGGCTGTACATTGAGCGGTTCGGTCCACCCCCCGATCAGCACTTTCTCCTCTATGGCAAAGACTGGCGCTGGCTCTATCGGGCGCGTCTGCCGCTGAACCGGTGGCGCACCCCAAAGGCCGGCGACGTCGGTTCGTTGGTCAACGATGACCACGACTACTGGGGCCACGTCGACGAAAATGGCGTCCCACACGGGTTTGGCATCGCCATCTACCGCGATGGTGGGTTCTACTACACGGGCGACTGGGTCCGCGGTAAGTGGCAGGGAAAAGGGCACTTTGTCCACACGGGCGCAGTCCGCGATGGCGAGTACACCGGGTGCACCTACAGTGGAGACTGGTATGACGATTCGATGCATGGGAGCGGGACGATGGTCTATCCCAACGGCGACGTCTACACTGGCAAATGGCGCAATGGCAGGAGATGCGGTCACGGAGTCATGACCTACTCGAACGGCGAACGCTATGCGGGCGGGTGGAAAGACGGGAAATATGACGGATGTGGCACGCTCGATCGACGCAACGAGCGCATCGAGGTCGAGTTTGCCTATGGCGAACCCAACTGCGAGGCGACAGTCACCGGGGCCGACGGTGCCCAGTACAAAGGGTGGTACGGACTCGGCGGCAAGTATGGCTATTTCGTGGACCGTCCGGACGGCAGACATGCATACGGTCGTCAGATCTACCCGGACGGCGGTGCGTATGACGGCAAATGGCAAGACAACAAGAGACATGGGCATGGCGTCCACACCTACCCCGATGGGAGCGTCTACGACGGCCAATGGTCCCGTGGTCTCAGACATGGCCACGGGAGGCTCGACTCGTCTGACGGCACCGGCTACATAGGCGAGTGGAAGAATGACAAGAGGCACGGCAGGGGAGCCACCTTGGTCTACCTCCAATGGGAAGATGATGCGCCCGCCCAGCCCAAACCCCACAGCCCGATCGATCAAGGCCCGATCTCTTGACCGGCGCGGCCAACGCCATGCCTGGCTGTCGCCTTTTTTTTTCCTGAAATAAAGTACACTCTACAGGACACTCGCACAAGGGACCCTCCTTGGCGTACTTTGTGAGGGCCATGGAGTGGCGTGATGCTGCATGCGGTTAAGAACCGCGGTCGACCGAGGGCCTCTGGCCATCAGGCTCGACACGCCAAGTCGCACAGATCGGATTCCAGTCGACGGAGCAAATCCAATAAAAAAACACAGAAAAAATAGGGACACGACACACATGAACTGACCTCCTCTCGCCATCTCGGCTGATTTGCAAGGGCAAACCCAAATTCAAAACAAGCGCGCCTCACCACGCTGAAATTTGGGTTCCGCTATTGGGTTTGTTTGATTCTTGTCAGGCTCTGTGTCGAGAGCGTGCCATTTTCTTGCTGTCGCTTGCGACAAGCCGACAGGATTGGTGCCTACCGCGGTCAATCGCCTCTTGGTCCAAAAAAAGTAGCCAGTTGGCCGGATAGGACCAATAAATATTCGCAAGCGCTGGCATTACCGGCTTTTGGTCACGATGAATTTGCAACGGAGCGCCGCATTGTCGTCTCTTCTTTCTTTCCCGAAGCAGCGCCCGTCGCGCGAGTCTTTTGTGAGCCAACGCAAACAAATGCGCTTTTTTGATTTTTGGGCATCATGCCCACCAACCGAAAGCGAAAGAGGGAAAAGACCACGACAAACAGAGACAAAAACCCAGAAACTTTTCTGCGCAACGAACAAAACTTTGCGCATCGCGGCCCTCTTTTGCGCATTCGCCCAAGGACACAATATACCATAAAATGTCCAAAAGACCCAAAGCCGTATGCGTGGCCGACGCACCGCATGGGGGCGACCGCCATACTGAAACTGCGATTGATACCCAAGACGACATGTATGCCGATGACAGTCCCGTGTGCCTTTGGTGGGACTGGGAACCATTTGCGCTCTCTGCAGACCCACGGCGTGCCGAGTGCCTGTGGCCGCGCAAAGCGCGTCTCTTGTTCGACGAGCCGCCAGCGGTCCTATCAAGAGATCCGCCTGCCCCAGTGTGCCTGCTTATGGTGCTGCCCGAGATTGGCGTGTGGAGGCGCGTGGTCTTGGTATGCCGGAAAGAGACGGGGTCGCGTGTCTCTGCCGTTGCCGAGATCGCCATTCGAAGAGACGGTCGCCTTTCTCGCCGACACCGCAAAGACAATTGTGGAGTCGACGAGGATCTCACATGGTTCAAAACGGCACTCTACGGCCCGGAAGCCGCCACAACTCGCGACGACGACGGCCTGCGTGCCTCTATCGTCGCGTGGGCGCGTCTGGCGCAACGTTGCGTCGCCACGGGGACCGAGGCCATCCTAGGCACATGTGCGCTCGGCACGTATTATTTGCCCGATGCCGTCGTCGACGTGCTAGGCTCGTCCCTGCCGCCGCCCGGCGAGTGCTTTGACGGTCAGTTTTTGACCGCAGCAGACGCCGTCACCATGATCGACCGTGTCGTGCCGGCGTGCACGAGATTGCATCGCGTGCGGTCTCATAACGACCTACAAAGCGTGGCCGCGCGTGCTGTCGTCGCCGTCCTCTGTCGAGACGTGGACACCTCGCTCGACGACGTGCCCTCGCACTTGGCGCCCCTTGTGGCGGCTCACGCTCTCATCAAGGCCTGGGACCATTGCGATGGGGCGGCTCTGGCCGCCGCCCGACGCCTTTTGGGCCTCGCCTCTGGAGGACCGACGACGAGCGACACCCCTTGGCACAAATCATTCCTGGAGGCAGCCCTCTTGTGTTGACCGTGCACTCTTTTTTTTGTGCTCCCGCGGCGCCCTTTTGTTGCTCCTTTTTTCGACCAACAGTTTCGTGGCGTCCCTATTCTTCTTTTTTTTTGGGGGGTTTGCGATAGCGCGTCAACAAAAGGTCGTCTGAATGGGGCACGCGCCCACAGGCATGTACTTGAGGCAGGTCGATTGCCAAAGAGGAAAAAAAAAGAACGATCTGGTTGGGCCGCGCAGAGACGCGGCTTTTGGCGAGATCCACGTGGACTCGACACAAAGTGGCGCCACGTTGCCAAAGCAAAGTCGTGCTGCGGCGGTGGCGACGGCAAACACAGCGAATAAACATGGCGCCTACCAAAGACGGGTGCACTTTCTGTTTTCTTCCTCTTTTTTTTTGCTCTCACAAAAACTTTATGGCAGACAATGTCATGCGTCGAAAAGGGCCTCGATTTCCGGCGAGGCCATGTCAATCATGAGCGAGACCGTGTGGTAGCGGGGCACGAGATAAAACCTGAGTCGAAACAGTCGTGTAAAGTCAACAAGGCGCAATCTAGTAGGCCACGCGAGGCGATCCACAACAGCCTGGGCGTGCCTGCGTGTCCCATCGTCTATAAAGCGCGCCATGCCCTCGCGAGCCGCCGCAGTCTGCAATGCCGTCATCAGGCCAGAGTCACGGCTAGGGTCTGCCTGCCTCGCCCAATGGAAAACTTGCTCGGGTGTCGCTTTTCCGTCGATTATCTCGCAGAGGTCGCCAAAGCCCAGCCCACTAGGTCCGATTCCGTTTATCTCAAAGCAAAGGATCTCCTGCGCGGTTCGACGCACTCTGGACTGGGACAACGCGCCCAACTCGACGCCGCAGTCGTTGAGCAAGCGAAACGTGTGCGCCCTAAACATGTGGCGTCCGTTGGTGTCGCTGCGCGAATATCGAGAAAAGAGGACGTCCATCGCGACGTCTAGGCTCGCGCGGTCAAAGACATGGGGATCGCACTGAGGACTGGGCACAGTGAGCCAGTCATACCAAGCCCGCGCTCGCTGCCGCTTGTGCCCGAGACCGGCGTCGGCGGCAATGCGGTTGATCAGGTCGACGCTACCCGTGCAATCAACGCGGCAATACTTGTCGGGCAGGCCGCGCGATCCGTTCGCGGCGCTGTAGGAAAAGAGAAAGCGCACAAAGGCCTCTAGCAGCCAAAGGAGCACAGAGATGTGCGAATCTCTTGGACCAAGGGCGGCGCGTGCGCGTAGGTAATCGCCGGCTGTCGGCGTGGCATCTTTGGCAGCGACAAGCAGAGGCGTTTCGCGCGCCAACTGCGCAATGAGGCTATCGAGCACCGCGGCCTGCTGTTTGCTTGTTCTCGCCAAGCACAGAGCCGCAATGGGGTCGACATTTGCTAGATGGTGCATAATGCTACGTTGCAGTTCGACGGGGAGGATGTGTTCATATTGTGGTCCCAAACCGCACCATGCGCCGTCAACACACGGCGCAGTCACGGGCTCTGAGTGTCTGGGCAATTTCGTCTTGCGCGGCGAGGGCAATGACGGCATGGCGAACGGAGCAGAGCATTCAGAGTTTCGAGGTATGGCGGTGTCCGTAGGCAGCCTGCGCTTCATGTGGCTGGGTGGGCAGTGTCTGTCGCCAAATACTTTTTGGCACATTACCTTTGCACGACGATTTTTTGGACCGCAACTGCACCTATCCAATCACTGCGCTGATTCGCATTTGTGCCTATTGGTCAACCCGACTACTAATTGATTCTTCTGTTCCGGCGCCTCGTCTGCGCCCAACACAAGCGTGGCAACCACCTCGCCATTTCAGCCAAGGCAAAGGCCTCGGGTGCATGGCAAAAAAGCATCATTAGCAATAAGCGTCGACCAAAGAGCGTACAAAGAGCAACGATGTATTCGTCCGCCACGTGCGAGGCATCTGACCGATCGGGACGAGAACGGTCGCGTCGAGTCATTTCGCGATCGCGTTGAGCATTTCCATCGGGAGCCATTGCGCGCGGGCGAGTCAGCGCTTGTGTCTTGCATCCCTCGTTTTTCTTTCTTCTTATTTTCGGTGTTGTTACCTTGCTGCAATAGGCCGCGTTGCTTTCGCCTGTTTGGGCGTCGAGGCACGAATGAGACCACGCAGCGGCCACGACAAGAGAAAAGATGGATATGTATGGCTTGGAGGCCACGCAAGGCATCTGATCGACCCGACCATGGCAGCTGCGTCCCTGCCCGTCTCGCCAGAAAAGCCAGAAACTCGTTGGACGATGACGGTGACGATTGTGGCCTCGCAATCTACATGCGCCGTCGACCTTGTTTTTTCAAAAATAAGCAATCATCTGGCTCTTGCGAGGTGGCACGTTGCCGTCTCTGTCATTTTACGAGCAGCGACTATGGCATACAGTCGCTAAACTCTCAAGGGGGGCGGGGGCAAAAGGAAGTCGTAAAAAAAGTCAAATAGACATCCCGAAAGTGTCTGCGTCCCGTTGTGTTGCCCGCCTAGACACAAACAAAAAAGTGTGGGCAAGGACATGTCACATTTCGTGCGTGTGTGTCCACCATTTTTAAGCAGGCAGAACAATAGGGTGTAGATATTTTTGGGGCAATGCTCTGACTTTTAATGACTTTCTTTTGCCCCCTCCCATTTGAGAGTTTGGCGACTGTAGACGGCCCAATATAAAAATTGTCATCTTCCCTATTTGTTTCCTCTTGCCAACAGGCGGGTCGAATGCTGGCTTGGTTCTTTTTGATAGTGGGCGTTGCATTGTTGTTTGCAAGAGATGCCAACCGTCGCTCGCAAGCGTGGGCGAAAAAAAAAAGAACAGAAATAGCTACTCGGGTTTGCAAGAATCACGGATTGCCGCGAATACGCGACTAGGTTCATGGCACAACGCATAGTTGCAGTCGTCAAAGCCGCCGCCCAAGTCGTCGTCTGTGCAAGCCGAGCACGCGCACGGATGCTCCCTGTTGCCAGGAGGCGCATGAGTGACGGTGGCGCCCGATGCCACCGAGCGGATGCCGTCGCGGGTCCACTCGCCCGCCCATTGGGAGCCGTCGGGATAGGTGACGATGCCCGTGCCGCGCGCATTGCATCCGTACCAGTTCCCATCACGGCGCCGCCCGTCGGCAAGGATCATCGTGCCATGGCCGCCGCTGTCGCCGCTGCCATCGTACTGACACGAAAAGGACGAACCATCGCGATCCGTCAGCAAGTACGGCCCGTCGAGACCGCGCTCGCTGAAAGTAGCAATCGCGCGCGCGCCGTCACCACACGCCACGACGACCGGTCCCAAGAAACTGCCATCGACAACAGTGCCTGTCCATGTTGTTTGATGACCTAGCCGCACGGTGGCATCGCCAACGCAACGCCCAGCGATAAAGTTGCCCTCCACGTGTGCGTCGCCCATGATCCAGTCCACGGTCGAGTACGAACCATGGCCATGCCTTTGGCCCGCGGACCACCCGCCTTTGTAGCGGTTGCGGTTGGCGCATACCATAGTGCCCTGACCGTCGCACCGGTCATACGCCCAGTCGCCCTCGTAGCGAGTGCCGTCAGACCACAGAGCCTTGCCGTGGCCATGACGCTTGCCGTCGGCCCAACCACCCTTGTATAGGGACATGCATTTCAGCATTGCACATGGGTCCCTCGCCATTATATAGGCACAGCGTTTTCTCGTGTCCTCGGTGGGATGTGCGTGGGGTGGTTGGACGAGGGTGCCGTAACCGTGTGGTTGTCCGTCGACAATGTCGCCCCAGTAGGTCGCGCGGTCCAGAGAGAGCATACCCGTACATGACGGGCGAGCCGCGGGCGTGCGCGCCATAAAGTTCCACCTCCACCCTTTGTTGGGTTGGAATTGATACTCGGTGGCGGCGGCGGTTGGGCCACTGTCTGGAAGCAGCGTTGGGAGGCCGAATTGACGTATATAGATTGCACGCCATAGGGTCTCGTCCATTGCGAGCGAGCGGTACCGTCTTGATGCCAAGGCCATGCGGCCCGCTACCTGGGGCGACTCGGCGGCCGCTAGAATGGCCAGCACCAACTCGTCGGGCAGGTCGTCCATCGTCGATGGGCGAGTCGCTTTTTTTTGTTTCCGTTGCGTGTGTTTTTGCCAAAAAGTCTCTTTCTCTGTGTTTGTCAACGCCAGCGACGGCGACCACAAGGCAAAAGGCCAACGGCTTGCCCAATCGAAATAATGTCGGCAGATACGCACGGCGCTTTGGTTGGGTCGCGCAAGATTCGGTCGGCCACTGGGAGGCTGGTCGCTTGCGCCTGGCTCGTTTTTTTGTCCAACTTTTTTGGTTGGTATTTCATTTCGAAAATCTCATTGGCGCCTTTTGTTTATCAAAAAAAGGCTGCGATAAATCGGATTGGCGACGAGTTCCGACCCAAAAAGGGGTTTGTCCCGCCACAGAGAAGGAAAAAAGTCAAGAAGAGAGGCCAACGCACCACCACAACTTCCATGGACGCTCCAGCCACCACGGTTTCGCCTGCCGCAGACTCGGGCGACGACGCAGCCAAGGCCGCCTACGTGGCATTGCCCGACACACTGGCGCATGCCGACCCTGCGAGATGGGGCGCCGACTGGTCATGGCTCCACCGGGCGCGCACGACCATGACCATCAATCCAGACAAGAAAACCAGGTATTGTGTCGCAACTCTTTCCATCGTTATGCCCTACGGCCATGGGGGCGCCAAGCGGCACGCCGTCTACCATGGAGGAATATGGCAGCCAGAGTCTGGGCGTTGGTGGAAACCCCCGGTACCCCACGGCTACGGTGTGCTTTGCGTCGGTGCCCTCTTGGACAAGCCCGACAAGGGCGGACCATCAGACCGCGCCGAGCGGCTGCTACCCCCCGACGACACCCCGCTCCGCCTCGAGTGCAATATGATGGCCCCGTTTGGAAGGTGGAACGAGTGGGAAGACGGCGACTGGGCGGACGGCATTTGGGACCAAGGCGCCTTCAAGACCGGCAGGGCAAAGATCGCCTGCAGCGATTCCTATCGCTATGAAGGTCCATGGGAAGATGGACACCCGCACGGTGAGGGCGTCCTCTGGGGGCACGGCTGCACCTCTACCGGGTATTTCAAGCGCGGTTACATGCACGGTATAGGCGTCAAGGTCTGGGGAGGAGACCTCGAGAATGGTTGCTCCTACTCGGGCGACTGGGAGCATGGCCAGCGCCACGGGCGCGGCTCCATGACCTACCAACAGCACACACACAACGACCCGTCTACCGCGTACACTGTCGCTTATGATGGCGATTGGGCCGACGATGAACACCACGGTTCAGGCACTGCAAGCTACACCGACGGCTCACGGTACAATGGCCAATGGAGGAAAGGATTGCGCCACGGCCACGGTACAATGACAGAGAGCGATGGTTCAACCTTTACCGGCACATGGCACAAGGGCGACCGTCACGGCCACGGCGTCGCCATCGATGCCGACGGGGCTCGGTACGAGGGCGAGTGGCGACGCGACGCACGCAGCGGACAGGGCAAGCAGACTCTTGCCGACGGCGCCCAATACGACGGCGAGTGGTTGCTCGATACAAGGATGGGCCAGGGCGTTCAAGTTGATGCCGACGGATCGCGATACGAGGGGACTTGGCTCGGTGACAAGAGACACGGCTGGGGCATACAGGCCTACGCCGACGGTTCATCCTATGAGGGCGACTGGCACGAGGACAAGAGGCATGGCCAGGGATTGCTGGCCGGCGCCGATGGGTCGACCTACCGAGGCGGGTGGATCGACGACAGGCGACACGGCCATGCTGTCTTGCGTGGCGTTGGCGGCGGCTGCATGGGTCAATGGGAGAACGATGCGCCCAAAGATGTAGAGGTCTTTTGTGTTCAGACGCCGTGACAACCTGTGGACTGGTCGGAATGCGCTCTCTGGTGTGCACGTCCGCCAAGTAAAATGGAAAAAGGGGCAACAAGGGCTTTTTTTTCCAATGGCTCGCTGCATTGCGCGCCGACATGCTCGCTCTCTTTGTAGAGTTTGGCCTCTGGTTCTTTGTGAACCAAAAATAAAGTAAAATGAAAAGAGGGGCATCTTTCGCGCTTTTGCGGACGCGGGCGGTGGTATTGCCGCCGATTGTCGGCACAAAATGCTACAATAATGATAATGGTGGGCGGTTGCGCCTGATAGTGGGCAAAGGCTAACCGAACGGCTAAAAATCGTGGATTAATCCTGGCGCAGTAGGGACGTCGACAGTGGAATTTGCGTGCTTTAGCCGATCAGCTACAGTCGGTGAACTCTCAAAAGGGGCAAAAGAAAGTCATAAAAAAGTCAATGTGCTGTCCCAAAAAGTGTCTACAGCCTGCTGTTTTGTCCGCCAAAAAAATTGTAGACATATGGGGAGTGAGGCGTGTCTGCTGTCGGCATTTTTATGAATTCCCAAGCAGACGAAGCAACAGGCTGTAGACACTTTTTGGGACAGCACGTTGACTTTTTATGACTTTCTTTTGCCCCTTTTGAGAGTTCGCCAACTATAGCCGTTCATCACCGTTGGTCGCAAGTCTTTCTTCGTGCCGCCCCATGCGGCCAAAGGGATGGGTGTTGATGCTGGGCGATGGCCGGCCGCCGAGCAGAGCCCTCGAAATTGTGCTTTCGGCGTCCCGCCGTGTAGATAAAAAGCGGACGTGCCAACCCGCGACGGCGCCAATTTTTTCCAATAAAAGGACATTAAACAATTTAGTCATCGCGCATTGGGGGAGGACCCTCGGGATCATGGCCAATGCGGATACGGACATCTCTACCAGGTCAAGTATTTAGGCGCGAGAATCAGGTCTCTACAGTCGCTGAGACACTCGACGGGGCACGCACCCACACACATTGACCATGGGCCAGGACTTTTATTGCATTATGTACGTGTATGCCGAAGCCAAGGTCGACGACCTGGTGGACAGGACGGCTTGGGAAGTCAGCGGCATGTCCCTGGCCGACTACCTCAACAAGACCATCCCACGCGACAAAGGGGACAACAAATGGCTTCCAGGGGTCGTGTCAGAGGACCACACCACGGAAAGCCTCTGCGGTGAACATGCCGACACTGACAGCGATGGCAGCGGCGATGATGACAATGACAGCGACGCCAGCGAAAGGGACAAGGACGACGAGAACGCACTCGTAGATTTGCCCGCGGTCGGAAGCAAGAGAAAGGCCGACACGAAAGACGGAAACAAGAGGGAGGCCAAGAAGAGAGCGAAAGCAGCCGAAAAGTGGAACCAGGCGTTTGTCGTGATTGACGAGATGGGGCTCGATTGTTACAAGGGACGCGAAGACGAAGGCCTCGTGACGGCTGACCTGCGCAAGTTTGCCCAATGGCTCAATCTTGCCTACTACGAATGTTATGTCTGTGCTGGCAGTAGGTGATCATCACGTCGCCAATTCATAAAGGCTTTTCTCTTAACATTTTTTGAACATGACAAACTTGATGGATGCCTTGGGGCTGTTGTGAGGTTGAGCGTAAATACGATGTATGCCTGGCGGGCGGCAAATGAACCGACATGGCAGGTGGACCGTCACCGACAGTTGCAACGTCAGGTGTGACCAAAACGATGGCACTTTTTTTTAAAAAAAAATAAAAGGTGATGATCGCGTTGGATGGGCGCAGTGCTGACCGCAGGCGGCTCAAAACAAGAGGCGCTCGACGGCCGGCGAGCCGATTGATGCCATGAGAGCAACGCCCGTGGGCCAAAAGGCGATGTAGAAGCGCATGTCAAACAGCGTTGTAAAATTGGGCAACGCTGACGCCGCCACGGCGCAAGGTCCTCGCAAGTGGCGCCGCACGCCCTCGTTGATAAAGCGATCGGGCGACCCGTACACGTTGGGCAGCAAGAATTGCGCCATTAGGACACGCGCTTTGGCCTGCGGCGAGAGGGGTTCCTTGTCGAGCACATCACGCATATAGCGGCGCGCTTCGGTACCGAAATCGAGCAATACAAGAGGCTGCACAACATCAAAGTCGCCGGTGTGCGCCACAACGCTGTCACCCACGGCGATATCGTCAGGTCCGGTGATCGTGCGGCCACTAGTGAGGAAAAGCGGGGCGCGCCGGTCCCTGGGCGCGCCGGCATACTCGGCCATGAGGCGCGCAATCTGAGGGTCGCGCGCGGCCGCGATGCCGGGCGTTGTTGCGATCCATCGGTACCAAGCACGCGCACGGTCGCGCGGTCCGCCAAGGCGCGGGTCGGCCGATACAAGATCCACCAGGCGCGCCCCATAAGGCGTATCAGGATCGACCGCCGATACATCCGCGCCGCCAGAGCGATACTCAAAGAGGAACCGTACAAGCGCCTCCATAAGGCAGAGCGCGATGGCGACGGGCGCGTCGCCGGGAGTCCTTTCGAGTACCTCTCTGGCGCGCAGGTAGGCACGCATGCCGCCAGGAGTTGGCGGTGCGTCTCGTGCCATGCCGGCGCCGAACGTCGGCGGTGCACGGGCGAGTATGCTGTTGACGATGGACGCCTGCTGTGTGCTGGCACCGGCCAAGGCGAGAGCGCCCCGAGGATCTGCAACAACGAGATGCCTCGCAATAGCGTCTTGCAGTTCGACGGGGAGAGTCTCCTGGTAGTGAGGCATTGGCGCTCGCCGTGCGCGGCGCCCTGGAGTCGTCAACAAGCCTTCTTGTCCGATCGACTCCTCTGACAAGATAGAGCCCGGTGCGTGCAGCGAGCGATCCAAACGCAAGGTCGCACTGGGCGATAGCGTATCGATACGGCGCCTTTTGTAGGGCGGTCCCGATCGCACCGGCGCCGACTCTTGCGTCGGTGTGGTGCGCCACGCCAATCGATCTGCCCAGACAGCGACCTCGCCATCCCACCCAATCGGGGCCACCTCAACGAGTGCACCGCACTGCTGCGTCACAGACCACTCGGTGGGCGCGTTCGGCAGGATGCTTTGTGCTGTGCGCGACAACAACAGACGGTCTTCTGTCGACAGCGCCATGCGCGAACCGCCAGCGGCGCAAACACGGGCCAGCACATGCCAGAGGTCGTCATCTGGTCGTCGGCGTCGCATTTGTGTGTTTGTCTTTGTGGGCGTCGATTGTCGACACGCAGCGCTCCAAACCGGGTCGCGCGTCAACGTAGCATCACCGCAGTGTTTGTTTCCGCGGCCGCACAACCAAAGCTGGGCTGAGCGATAAAGATCTCAACCAACTCCAAAACGGAGACGTGTACTTGCTCCCGCCAAAAAAAAACACGATGCGTCCCAAAGCAAGGAAAAGGGGCCGTATGCATATGGTCGACACAAGAAGGGCAAGCGATACCGTCCTATTTTTACCGGATCACCAACTCGGCCATTGTCTAAAAAAGGAAACAATAGTGTCGACAACAAAACAAAGCGCAACCAATAGCAAATGGCCCATGGCCCAAACAAAAAGGCAGCAATCGAATGCGAGCGTCACAGACAGACCGAGCGCGCGACATGCAAATCGAAATGCAGACTCCTCCGACAAAGGCCAAGGCGCGCCTTCGCAGCAAGGACGCCAACCCGGCCCCGCCAAAGCGCTACTGCTTTTACTATGGCGATTCAGAAGACGAGGAGGACGAGCAAAAGACAGCCGATCCGCGTGTGGGCATCGACGACCTGCCCGACGAGATCCTGGCCATGATCCTCGCCTCTGTGGAGCCTCTCATGAGGCCTGTCCTACCTTTTGTGTCGCCACGTTGGCGCGACGTCTTTGCCGACATCATTGCGCGCCGATCCAGAGATAAGCCCACGCGCCGGATGGAGAGGTACCCCGCATCCTACACGGCGCTGGCCGGTGCCAACTACGCCGCAGCGCTGGCCGGTGCCGGCTACACCGACACGCTCATGTGGGCTCAGAAGATTGGTTGTCCATGGGACAAGCGCGTGTGCTCGGAGGCTGCGGGGGAGGGCCACTTTGCTCTTCTTGCGAGGGCGCGCTACCGGGGTTGTCCGTGGGACGAGGAGACGTGCTTCAACGCCGCTGGTCGCGGGCACACGGATATACTCGTGTGGGCCACGAACAACGGGTGCCCGTGGGGCAGCGGAGCCACTTACCATGCCTTGAAGAGACTCGGCGACCCAAACATGATCAAGTGGGCAAATTCCGTGATGTGCCCGCGCCGACTAGCATGTTGGTGAGATGGCGCGGAACTTCTTGTTGTCTTTTTGGACTAAAAAAATACCACAACCATGCGCTGCCAGATTGCTTTGTTGTTTTCAGTTTGCAACCAAGCAACGCGCTTTTGCGCTTGCACTGCGGCCGCGCGGACCAAAAAATCTCTAATTGGTGAAAAAAAGGGCAAAGCACGCGGCGCGCCGCGGCGACCTCTTGGGCGAACACTTTCCCTTTTCTGTTTTTTTTACATTGCGCCGAATGTGGTGGGCGCTGCAACAAAAAAGGAAACCATACCAAGTCGACACACGGGCCTTACCCTTTTTTCCTTCTCCTCTTTCTCAATACAACGCACATTTTGTGATTTTTGGGTCTGTTTATTCACCACCTAGGCTGTCGGGCAAATAATTCCAGTCGATCATGTCGTACGGATGGATTTGGTCCGATCAAGACAGGTATGCGCGCAGGTAGGCCGCACACGACGATGTTGGGTGGTCGAGTATCGCTGAGACTGTGTTTTTGTCGGTCCACCAGCGCGGGTCGTATCGCCGTCTGTAGATCACCTCGTTGCGCATGGCATCGATCCATGGGTTGGGTGTTTCACACATGTAGGTCAGGCATGTGAGTTGATCGCATATGATGGCCTCGTAAAAGAGATCGGGGTTCCAGCGGCAGCCATTTTCGTGCAGGTAGATCAGACAGTCGAGGTAACCACCGGCAATTGCCTTGCACGCGGCACGCGCACCCGCAGGGCGTCCGCCGTCGATGGCATAGCGCAGACAGGCGATATATCCACCAGCGGCCGCGTTGGCAGGCACTCTCTGGTCCCAGGGGCACCCGTTTTCGCGGGCATAGATCAAACACGCAAGGTGACCGCCCGATGCGGCCTCGGCGCAGGTGCGCTCGTCCCAATCGCACCCGTTTTCATGGGCGTAGCGCAAACAGTCGAGGTGTCCGCCGCGAGCGGCGTTGGCGCATACATTGGCCCGCCACGCGTAGCCGCGTTCATGCATCTCGACCAGACATGTGAGGTGGCCATGTCGGGCTGCCGTCGCACACTGCCGTGCGCGTCTCCTCGTGTAAAATTTTGTGCACTGACCGCGCCACGGTGACGCTGGGTCGAGCACAATACGACGCCATCTCGTGCAGACAGCGAGCGGTCCCGCGGCACGCCAGGCGCAAGTCAAAAAGGAAAAGATGTGTTGAAGAGTCTCATCCGGCAGGTCTGCGATTTGCGTCAGAGAGTGGGCGCCGTCGGTGCACGCCAATGTTTGCATGTGGGATCTTGTATGGCCGACTGTGTCGGGTGCCTACACAGTCATTCTTTTAGAGAAAAATGGACCTTGTGATGCACGCCCAATGGGATGGCTCACTAAGCGTCCAACCGGCATAAAACTCTATTTGATTGGGCGCGAAACCCAAGGGGCACAGTATAAAAAAGGAGCGAAAAGGCCATATGACCACAATTCGCCCCCTCTCCCAGGCACGACTACCCACCACTTGCCCACGTCAAGCGCCGACCATCGACGAGAAAGTTTACGCCATGGACCGACAAGGACAAGCCACCAAGTTTTACTTTGGCTCGCACGAGACGGCGCTATTCAAGTGCGTCCTCGGCTCGCTCAGTGGGGCCGTCGACGCGCTGCTCGCGGCCGGCGCCGACCCCAAGATCGGCACCAGCCTCAACGTGACGCCACTCCACGTGGCCGCCGTGAAGAACGATGTATCGCTGATCAAAAAGTTGGTCGCAGCCGGAGCGCCCCTCGATGCTGTCGACAAAAAAGGCAACGCCCCGATCGTCATGGCAGCACACGTGGGCGCTACCGAAGCAGTATCGGCCCTCATGGAGTTGGGCGCCGACGTAAACACCCGCGACGGGAGGGGAAACCCCTTGCTTCACATCTTGATTGCCAGCAACGTCGAGGAATTTGTCGCAGATTACAGCGACCCAGCGCCCTAAATTGTTGACCCTTCTTGTTCCTTTTTTGGGCTGCACGCAAGTAAAAAATTTTTATTTTTGCGTGTTTGGATCTTGTTCGCCGTGCGGTAAACGGGACGATGGCCACGTGCAAGACGACGGCATGTCCTTGGCTCACAGTTGGTCGCACGCGCCCTGCTTTGCACCGATAAGCAAGGTGTAGCGCCATCCAACGCCGCCCCCTCCCTCACAAAGACGCCAAGCGCGCCACCACGAGCGTGCCAACACAAAGCGCGGATTTGGACGGCCGCTTGTTGCATAACAAACAAATTCTCATCAGATCTTAGAATTCCTTAAAAAACAGAACCAAGGATGGGCTGAATTTGGCAGAGTCCTTTGGCGTAGCGCACTCAAGACAAAATCAATGGCATTTTAGTAGCGCCATGCGGGGGTCGGGAGGCCATGTTTGGTGTGTCGCATGACACGGCACGACAAACCGTTCCCGAGGTTGGTGCAGGTCGATTGAGGGCCATCGCGCACCGACGACGATCTGCCATCCCGACCTCGTTCATCGTGCTCGCGAGACAACCACCCAACAGGAGCGTCCCGGCCAAAGGCATCACTCGGACACACAAACCATTTTTTGGCCCGTGTCTGTTGCCGTCGCTCCCAGCGCAATTTCCTTGAATCGCTCGCATGCTCGCAGCGCAACCTCTAACCCATGACAATTGTTTTTTTGGCGACTCTAGCGCTGAAATGGGAGATTGGATCACGGCTCTGATTGACAACAACGCAAGATGCGTATGCCCCGTTTGTCGGGTAATGTCACAGAATGCGGCGGTGCGTCTTGTACAACGCGTCGGTGAGGGGGGCTGCACGAAAGAAGGGATAATTACGACTTTCTCCTTTTTTTCTGTTTTCTTCTTTATGGGGCTGCGGTACTTGGCAAAATGGACGCGGCGTAACCTCGCCCCCAACGCTGACAGGGAAACAACATCGCCCGGCATGAACCCTTTTGTGTTTGTCCGAATTCACGCGCGTCCGACGCGTCCATGCTCGGTTCACCGGCGACATAGTCTCTGACCTGCGCCGGGCTTGGCAACGCTGCGATTCCTGCGTGTGCATATTCCTCCCGTCGCCACAGACTGGGCCGCGCACTCGGAATCGTGTTGTCGCTGTTGTACAACTTGTGCCCACGTGCGCCCGTTAGACGCCGTGACAGTGTCTAATGCCAGCTGGTCATGAATCCACATACCACAACAATGGTCTGCGCCATTGTGTAGAGTGAACGTGCCGTATCCGTGCCGTTTGTCCCACCTCCACTCGCCATCGTAGACATCACCGTTGGCGAACGTGTGCGTGCCGTGGCTATGGCGCATGCCAACGGACCAACTTCCAACGTAGCGTGAGCCGTCGGCATAGGTGCGAACGCCTTGGCCAAATGCCGTGCTAAATGACCACATGCCGTCGTGCACGGCACCGTCGTCAAGTGTGCGCACGCCTCGCCCGTGCATGTAACCACGCATCCATTCGCCCTCGTAGCGTTCGGGCCTAACGCGGTGTATGACACCGTAACCGTGAGCCTGGCCTATCTCGTCTGTGTCGCCCACATAAGGCCACGCGCTGACGGCCTGACTTTGATCTGATGAGTAGACTCGAAGCAGCCAAAGCCAGGTCTTGCCAAATTCGGCAAAGCGTGTGTGGACGAGCGTGTGCCCTCGCTTTTGGAAAAAGGAGCGCCACAGCGAGTCGTCGAGGGAGATCTCATGCAGGCGACGCGACGTCGCACCGAACCGCACAACGTCGACCGGTTTTGCAATGCGCGCCAGCACGGCCAGGACGAGTTCGTCGGGTAAGCGGCTGAATGCATTCCCAGTCCATGGGTTGATATGCCGGGCCTTTGGTCGGTGTCCGGACCGTTGGCCCCTGTTGTTTCGCTTGTCTGACATCACTCTATTCTTTTCAAAAGAGAGAAATTGTGCCCGACCACCAAAGTAGGTGGTCTGTCGCGACTTTTGCGCATTCGGTCGCGCCCACAGAGAAATTTGTTGCGTTGCGTCACCGCCGGCGGATTTTGTCCACGCGCACTCTCTCTTGTCTTTGCCGTCGGCGCTCGATACGCCCAGGGAAAAAAGACCGGTTGTCGCATGCCGTGTTTTTTCTTTTTTTTTTGCTTGTGCAGGCCCGACGAGTCGTCGTAGAGTTGCGCAACAGATTGGCGACTTTTTTTTATTGCGCCATAAATTGGCAGAGCACAACAATCGACAGACGCATGAAAAAAAGGCGCCTGCCTGGACACACCCAAAAAGGCCAAAAGCGACATAAAAGGCACAAGAAAGACATGAGCCGGCGGCCTTTGCCGCACTTTTTGCAGCGTGGCGCATCCATGCCTTTTTTCCTTTCCAATGGGGCAGTAGTCGATTTTTTATTTTCAATTCATTTCATCAACCAAGACCGACCGTGGACCCGACGGACGCGCCGGCGGCCTTTGGGCGACCGGTCCTTGAATGGCGCTAGTCGTGACAGCCCATGGCAACTCTATGGCGGCCTTTGAGCCATCGGGTGGACATTTTGACATATCTTTCACGATCCATGCCGACCCAGGCGTCGTTGTTCCATATGCCCGTGCATGTGTCGCCGTCGCGTGTCGTAAACGTGCCGCGCCCATGTCTCTGGCCGCAATGCCAGTCGCCCACATACGAGCCGCCGTCACGATAGATCATGGAGCCATGGCCGTGCGGCACACAGTCTTCCCACATGCCCTCGTAGATCCTCCTGTCCGGGTAGACACGCCTCCCATGGCCATAGACTCGGCCCGCACGCCAGTGGCCCTCATAATAGGATCCGTTCAGTGCCCCAGGGGCGTCGGTTGGCCGCGCACGCACGGCTGCGCCCTCTTGCCGGTGAGGCGTCGGCAGCGCGATGGCCAGTCCATAGCCGTGTGGCAGCCCGTCGACCAAATCACCCCAGTAGACGTGGTCGCGCACGATGACGGCGCCCACGGGCGTCATCGTTGTTCCAGGACGCCCCTGGGCTTGGTAAAGCCAACGCGCGCTTTTGCCTTGGGATTCGGCCCATGCGTGCAGGGTCGGACCAAAGCGATCGCGGCACAGTCTGCGCCATATGACATTGTCTGTCGACAGGGCATAGTGGCGCCTGCATGTGATGCCCCATGCCGCCGGAGCCGATATATCGCCCAGCAGGTCGACGATCCCTAGGACGAGTTCATCGGGAAGCAGCGAAAACAGGTCGACGGCGTCCGCAGCCCAATCCTTAGAGGCCGACGCCAACAGAAAAGAGCAGCCGGCGCTCGTGCCTGCGCTCATGGGTGACAAAAGCGATTTGCGGCTCGCGTCGCCCTAGTCGACTCCCAAATCGCTGTTGTTGTCTGCAACTGGACCAACCAGTTCGTGTTCAGAGTGTGGGCCTAGGAGGAGGAAAAAGTGGCGCATGCCTGCGTTGCGACAACAACCCACAGTCCCGACCATTTGGTTTGGTTTGTGCGCCATGCCGCCGTCGGCCTCTGCGGCCTTGTCTGGTTGGAAAAAAGAGGAGATGGTATTGGTTTGTCGCCCTTGCCCAGATATTTACCGTAAATAAAAAAGACAATGCACAATCTCAAGGCGAATTTTGTCGTCGTGAGGGCACCTGCGTGTCACTTGGTGACGACCAACTGACCCGTCTCTGGTCGGACCGGGCAAACCGCAACCGATCTTTGCCTTGCGACGGCGAAATCCGAGGTGTCATTTTTTTATCCTAAATGGCGAGCCTTTGCGCTTGCCTTTGCGCTTGCCTTTTACGCCTTGCGCGCGCATTTTTTGTGCACAGACGACTTGGACGCAAGCCCTTTTTTTTCATGAAAAAAAAATGTCAATTGTCCCTTGGGTTTTGAACAGTATACTTGGTGCCACCAGGCCGACTTGGCGGCCCTGACGGCGAGGTCATCGCCAAACCATGGTCGGCGGCACAATGGAAACTGTGTGGCCGAGACGGCCGCGGTTCGTTGCCCTGATGGCCTGGTCAATCATGGGCCGGCATCGTTTTGATCGTCGAGCATACATTGCGTAACTTGTAGGTAGCGCTGGGCCCTTGCACAACGCTCAGCGCGCGCCGCAAGAGGTCGGCGCTCGGGGCCAGATGGTAAAGAACGGCCACGGCTTCCGTACGCCCTTGCGTGGCGGCGTATTCGATGGCGGGACCAAGGTCGATGTCTTGCTTCTTTGCATAGAGAAAGCGCACCATGTCAAAGTTGCGCTTCGCGGCGGCCTTTTCCAAAGCCTGCTGAATGTTGACGGTGGGGTCAGTGTCGCAAGCAAATTGCGCCACACTCATGTGATAGGTGCGCTCCAAAAGGTGTTGCAAAGGGTGCCCAGGACAGCGGTCATAAAGCAACTGCGCGACCTCTGCCGTCAGCGGCAAAGGCGATGACGACGACCGCCCTCCGTCCAACAGGGGGCGCACGTCGAGGTCTGGAGCGCGCTCCAAAAGGAGCCGCGTGACGTCGAGCGAGCCCATGGCCTTGTCTAGGGCGTCCCACACGTCTAGGCGTGGGTCGCAGTCGAGTAGGAAACCGACGATTTGTACGTCGTTGTGAGAGGATGCGGCTTGGAGCGCCTGTCGCCGGGCATCCACGGTCGCCATGGGGGCCAGCGACATTGTCGTGTCCAAGCGATTGTGTGCGGCCGCCAAGCGGAGAGCCTCGGGGATGATTTTGGCAACGTCGGGCACCTCACCCAACAGATAATGGAAAAGGTTTGTGCGGCCCTGCGCCGCCGCGGTGAGGGCGGCACGGGTATCGCTCCACAAGGCAGAGCGCTGGCGCACCAGGCGCACCATGTCGACGTCGCCGGATTTTAGAGCGGCGTCGGTCAGGTTGATGGTGGCTGGGATGCGCTTGCGGTCGTACAAAAATGTCACCACGTCGATGCGGCCCGCCGCACAGGCGCGCTCGGGGCTCGCGCGCAACCACCGATTGCGCCTGCGCCGGTCCAAGGCCTGGGTGCTCTCTGGCACCAAAAAGCACCGGTGGGCCAGTCGCGCCGACCAATAGTCCTTGTCCGACAGCGCGCCGATGATGTGGCACATGATCTCGGCCGGCAGACGGTCGATCGCTGTCTCGTGGTCTCTGGGCTCCATGTGGCGCCAAAATATTGTGGACGACTGATCTTTTCGGTTTGTTTTTCTTTGTTTTTCTTTTTTTTTTGACTTGTTGTTTGGACAAAAGGGGAAAAAATGGGCGGTCTATGCGCCGACAGGATTTTTCTCGACCTTTGTGCCCGTCGGTGTGGCCCTTTGGAGGCACGCAGCCGCGAGCGAGCCGACCAAAGGCGCGAGGTCGCGGCTGCTGCGAGAGCCAATACCTAGCGCAAAAAATCGCAGTCAAAAAGGCGCCCTCATGCAGAAGATTGTTGTCGTGCCAAAAAGGCGATTGGTCAGTTATCTCATTGGTAGGATGCCAGCCAATAATGTGAGCCCTGAAAAACTTAAAAAAAAAGGCTATGGGCGTCGTCTGTCTCGATCATTTTTTTTTCTACACACGGTACACCTCTTTTTTTTCGATGACGACAGCAGCCCCGGTGGGCATTGCCGACCTTCCCAACGAGATCATCTGCTGCATTGCCGACTTGCTCGATGACGCTTCCTTTTGTGCCGCGCGGGCCGCCCACGGCATTTTCCGCGTCCATAGCCGCGACGAAATCCATTCCAAAAGGCGCGTGCCACGTTGGCTTGCCGGCAATCCCCGCCGGTACATCAGGCGCGGTCATGTCGAGGCCGTCGAGGCGTGGAAGGCCAGCGGCTATAGGTTCACAACTTGGGACCTGTTTTGCGCCGTCGAGGAAGGTCACGCGATGATCGTGACCATGCTCTATGAAGATTGCATCGCGGGCTGCATGAACGAGGGAGTAGATCTCTTTGCCACGGCAGCCTCGGAAGGCCATCTCAACATTGTTCGCCTGCTACACGAGCGCGACTGTCCCGGTTGCACCCCCAACGCCATAGACTATGCCGCATCGTGGGGCCACGTCGCCATCGTCAAATATCTGCACAACAACAGAACCGAAGGGTGTACCAAAGATGCGCTCCGCGATGCCGCCATGAGCGGTCACCTGGACGTTGTCGAGTTTCTGTGCTCCAACCGTTCCGAGGGGCGCATCGCCGATGCCCTCATGGAATCGGTGTTGCACAACCGCGACTGTGCACAAGTGACTGCACACCTGGCCCACGAGTACATTGTGCGCGACCTGCACTCGACAGACCAACGGTTAGACCCATGCGATCTGGCGCAGACGCTCCCGTCGGTGGCCGCGACTCTAGGTTACACCGCCACGGTAGATGCACTCGCCCAATTGATTGTCCAAGAAGAGGACGCTCAATACTGGTTCGAGACAGGCGCAAAGGCCGCCGCAAAGGCCGGTCTCGTCGACACGGTCCGCGTCCTTGTCCCGCGCTGCAGCCGTTGGCAGACCAAGGGAATACTCATCGCTGCAGCCGAGCATGGCCATGCCAATGTCGTGCGTGCGATGCTCGGCAACGACCACCCCATCCGGGAGCCGGCGGCGCTTACGGCGGCTGCCCACAAGGGGCATACCGAGGTCGTCCGCCTTTTGCTCTCGTTGGACTGTACACGCGGCTGGTTGCAGGACGCCGAATGCGCTGATGCCTTGGGGAGTGCGGCCATCGGCGGACACCTTGATACTCTTGTATTTCTGTGTGAGCACATGCACCTCATTGGCGCCGACATACGGGAACCGACGGCCCATGCCAGGGCCGTGCGAGGGGCAGCCATGCGCAAACACGTCGATTGTGTGCGGTTCCTCGTGGACACTGCCGGTGGCGATGCCCTTGTGGCAAGGGCCATGGAGGATTGTGTGACGAGCGGGCAAACGGACGCGCTGCGCCTGCTCTTTGACCTCTACGGCACGGACCTCTTTGCCGAATGCGCCACCGAGTCTGTTCACGAACCCAGCGACTATCTGCCGCGTCTCCGTGCCCTCTGCTTGCGGCCCAAGATTGTCGCCATTGATCTTGATGTGCGCAACTGTCGGTGTGCGTCGACGTGCCGCTTTGCGCTCTTGGGCAAGGCTGCATCTAGTCGCAGCAAGGCCATGTTTGATCTCTTGTGCAAGACATGGTTAAGGCCATAGACGCGCACATGAAAAATTTGGTTGTCGTCTTTTTCCCCTTTTGGCCAAATAAAAAAAAAGAAAAAATGGGCGGCCTGGGCCGACAGGATTTTTTTGTCCTTGGTGTTTGTGTCTATCAGCGTGGGCCTGTGGGAGCGCGCGAGCGTAAGCGAGCCGACTGGACCAAGGCGCGCCAGGCCACGTGACTTCCACGACAACCGACGACCAGCGCAAAGCCGCAATAAAAAATGCATCGCAACACTAGATTTCCAACTTGCCAAAAAACCATTGGTTGCCTTTCGTCGGCGGGGTCTCACCTGACGAGGCATGTCTTTTAAAAAAAAAAGGGGTGCTGTCTGTCCCGTCAGTGTCTCCACGACGCAGTTTTCCGATGACGACAGCAGTTCCGGTGGGTATTGCCGACCTTCCCAACGAGATCATCTGCCGTATCGTCGACTGGCTCGACGACACGTCCTTTTGTGCCGCGCGCGCCGCCCACCGCATCTTTTGCGTCCATAGCCGCGACGAAATCCATTCCAAAAGGCGCGTGCCTCGTTGGCTCGCCGGCAACCCTCACCGCTACGCCAGGCACGGTCATGTCGAGGCCATCCACGCGTGGAAGGCCAATGGCCATAGATTCTGCGCGTTCGATCTATACTGTGCTGTCACAGATGGGAATGCTGCCGCCGTGGCCGCATTCTACGACGACCTCACCGCACAGCGCAAGGTTGACGAGTACGACCTCGTCATCGTGGCGGTGCTGCACGGCCACCTCGACGTAGTCCGGGCATTACACGAGTGTGGATATGATGCCTACACATCCGAGGCCATGGACCTCGCCGCAGGTGATGGACACCTCGCTATCGTCGAATTCCTGCACGAAAACGGAACCAAAGGCTGCACGAGCGCCGCGCTCAGTGATGCCGCTCAATGCGGTCACCTAGACATTGTCCGGTTCTTGTGCTCCAACCGCACTGAAAGCGACATTGCCGACGCCATCCGGGCAACGATTTCAACTAGCGGATGCTTTTCAGAGGTTGCCGCGTACCTCGTCCACGAGTATATAGCACGCGATCTGCACTCGACGGACCAACGATTAGGCCCATATGATCTAGGAGGCGCGCTGTACCTAGCGGCAAGGGCGCCGGGTCGAGCCGCCACAATAGACGCACTCGCTCAACTGATCGCCCAAGAGGAGAAGGATCAATACTGGTTTGGTTTAGCGGCAAAGGCCGCTGCAGAGGTCGGCCTCGTCGACACGGTCCGCGTCCTGGTCCCACGTTGCGATTGTCGGCAGATAGAGGGGATAATCGCCGTCGCAACCAAGCACGGCCACGACAATGTCGTGCGTGCGATGCTCGCCAAAGACGGCAAGTGCCTATGACAAGAAAGAAAATACATTTTTTATTCAAAAAAAGAGGGCCTAGTTACACACTGGATTCGATGCGTCGGTGAGAACAGCAAAAATCCTGTCGCCGTCGAGGACGGCGGATGATCATCGAGTCGCGCCAAAAAAACAAAAGAATGGTACATTGGTGTGCATTGTTGTGTTGGACACTGGCGCAGCAATCGCATCGTTGAGGTTTTTATTTCATTTTTTTGGCATGTTGTATGTACAAACAGAGAGACACCTGCGGCTCTCGTCGCACCGCAGAGCCGGCTACTTTCGGCGGCCCATAATCTCTTTGCGCAGGTGGTCGATCACGGCGGTGTGCATGCGTCGGGCAAGGATCGAGGCGGTGCGGCACGCCAGAGGCGCACACAATATCCCGACGCAGCCCAAGCCGTAGCCGCCTCCCGCCCCCAGAATTGCGCCCATGTCTACCATGCTTCCGACGTTGTGGGTTTCTCTGAATGCGCCGGGCATGGCGCGCCACGCCGCATAGAGGCCTGCGCCTGGCACGCCCAGCAGCACGATCGGCACCGACACTTTGTAGGGCACGCGACGCGCCATTCGAGGCCCCAGGTAGACCGCTGCGCCGCCCGTACAAAGACCGCCCACCAGGCCCGCGGCGCCCGAGAGACATGCGATAAATACCATTCCCATCTCCATTGCTTTTCTCCGCTGTTCTCTGGTGTGTTGTCTGGTTGTGGTGGTTGGCTCGTCGAGGACAGCGTATATTGTGCAAAGAGGACTGTTTATACTTTAGGCCGCCTGCCGTGCCCAAGAAGAGGATAGAATGTGTCCCTTTGATTGGTGAGCGATATTTTTTGTATTGGTTGCCGGTCGCAATGTCCTCTGTGCCTTTTTCAGACAACCTCTTTGGTTGTTGCGGATGCGTATTGAGGTCAACGCCAACCAACAAACAATGCATTCGACACATGGCGCCACTCGCCCGCCGTGCAGGCCGGTCCGCGCGAAAATCGTGCACGGCAGGCCTTTTGTTTTTTTTACTCTCAACAATAGAACCAGGGAGGAAAACAACTTTCCCAAAAAATCGCAAGCACGACCAGAAAGAGGCGCAAGCGGCTCCGAATTTTTACTGTGCACCACCTCTCATTTCTTGGATGTGGGGTAATAAGTTTGGCCCGTGCCGTAGAATGATCTGCCCGCGCTTGTCGCCGCCCCTCCTCCCCAAATTGTACGCTCGGTAATAGCAAATTGTTGGGACAGCGCCAGAGTCTGCGCGGACGCTTTTTGTTGCGCCGACACTGACGCGCCGATGCGCACAGAGAAGGGGGAACAAAAGAGGGCGGTTGGCTCCAAACATTATTCGGTCCTCTTTTGCAGAATGTTGAAATGTCGTTTTTGTTTAAAAATAAAACAAAAACAAAAAAGGGAAAAAGGGAAAAAACAAAGGGTTCACAAAGGCATAGCATCCCTATCGATGATATTGTCGTGATCGCCACTGCACGCCATGCACGCACAGTCCAGAGGCGACGACGTCGGTAAACGGCGGCCATGGTCGACGGTGGCGCCTCGGGCGCGCGCGCCCTCTTTCCAGTCGCCCTCCCATTGCGAACCGTCGAGGTAAAACATGGCGCCGTGACCGTGGCGCTGATTGTGGTGCCACCTGCCCTCGTAGCGCCTGCCGTCGGCCCATATGTGCACGCCCCATCCGTGCGCTCCTTTTCCTTGGCGCAAGTCGCCGCGGTAGGACGAACCGTCGGGGCACGTCTGGACGCCCTGGCCGTGGATGGCGTCGTTCACCCACACGGTTGCCGTCGCGGTGCCGTCGGATTCCGTCATGACGCCATGACCATGTTGCTTGCCGCGAACCCATTGGCCGTCATAGTGAGCACCGTTAGGCCACGCGTAGGTGCCACTGCCGTGGCGATTGCCGCACAACATGTCGCCCGAATAACATGCGCCATCGACATAGACCTCAACGCCGCGCCCATGCGGTTTGTCGCTGAACCAGTCGCCTGTATAGCCGGAGACGCCGTCCCCGAGCCTAGGTCCATCGAGTGGCTTGCTTGGTGATTGGGACGACGCCTGAACATACCGGGCCTGGGCGCCGCGGCCTTGCCGCTTGCCAGAGGCCCATTCACCGTCGTACATCGTATCCTTTTGGTAAAGGATACCTCGGCCATGAAAGAGACCCGCCCTCCACAGACCCTCGTAGTAGGAGCCGTCTTTGTCTGCGCGCACGCCGTGACCGTGCATTTGGCCCTGGTGCCACTCGCCCTCGTAGACGCGGCCCTCGGGATCATCGCCGAGTTTTATCACGGCGAGGCCGTAGCCGTGCGGGCGCACACCGTCCGTGTCGCCGCGGTAAAAGCCATTGTCGATCGCGCCGGCGCCCACGCCGGCCGAGAGCGGCGACGCATGTGCTCGATAGACCCACTGGCCGTCCTTGCCAAACTGCGCAAACCATTGATGCCGTATGGACCCGTAGCGCGCACGGCACCGGGCTTGCCACAGCGTCTGGTCGGCAAAGACCGCCCACATGCGCCGGCACGTGATGCCGAATCGAAATGCGTCGGCCACCGACTGTGTTGCGCACAACATGCAAAAGAGTATTTCGTCGGGCAGGACGTCGAGCGGACTGGACGCGTCTTGCGGCGGCTCATTGTGGCCATCGCCGGCTCGCAGCACCTTTTGGTTGAGGCGTCGCTGCCGCCAGTTGCGGTTTTTTCCTCTCTTTTTGGGCATGCTTTTGTTGTTTCTTTTTCGTTGTGTGTCTTTCTCCCGGCCTTTTGGTCTGGCCTTGGGAAAATTGGGGGGGGGTTCTTGTCTGGGCGTGCAAGTCGTGCGGGCAGTGCGTCGGCTGTGGGGCCGTTGCACTTTGGAAAAAAAACTGGACCTTTTCTTTTGTTGTTTATTTTTGTCTTGCGCTAGAGCATGTGTGCGTGGGTCTGGTCGCTCAGCAGAGAGGCGCCAAAATGTTGTGTGTGGCCATTGGCCGTTGACCTTTTTCACTGGCATGCCTTTTTGTTTTTGGTTTGTTTTTTTTTTGGCGGGACCAAGATACTGGGCTACCTTGGCGTGGACCCATTTTTGTGTGCTTCTCTCTCGGCACAGCGGCCGCGTATGGCAACAATCTATATGATTGGCTCGACCCCCTAAACCCGCGTGTCTCTCAAGCCGACTATGGACAGCAACCTAATTGCGCAACAAAAACAAGGGACGGTAAAAGGCAGTGGACCGTCTTTGGTTTCCACTCTTGCCAGCGCATAGCCTGACAGGTTCGTTGCCCCATATTCGTGCCTAGGACGGCGACCGCCACAGAGGCAATACAAAAAAGTGCCTCGGTCGCAGATCCCATAGGCGATTCTTGTGTATGGACGACACCACCCACCTCAATTTTCTTTTTTTTTTCAAGAATGTTGGCGCGTGCCCGCGTGACCACAACCCGCAATCTATGCCAAAGCAACACTTTACGCGACGGTCCCAAAAGGCGCATAAAAAAAAAGAGGAAAAAAGAACTTGCGCGCGCACAGCGGCATCCACAAAGGTCGGTGACGGATCGAAACTTTTGCTCACATGTCGGTTGCGCAAGAAAAAAAAAGAGACTGTGTGGCTACATATCCTCAACATCAAACAGGTCGCGAAAGGCGTCGGCGTGGTGCCGAGACGGAGCGCGCACCGTGTGCACCGTCGTGTGGTCGTCCTCGGGCCACAGAGGATAGGCGCCGAACCGTGCCGCAGCGTTGGGTTCGCCGCGTCTCGACAATCCATTCATGATCAGCACGTTCTCGATGAAATTGCGGTCGTCCCTTCCCGTATCGCCGTTGGCCAGCCGGTCGCCGACATCGCGCATCGGCTTGAAGAAGCGCACCGAGCCATCGGGTTCCTCAGAGTCGGTCATCCAGTCGTTGCTCATGTGGTGCAAGTAGTCATCGGCGGTCCTGATCGCGGCTTCGTCATCCTCCCCGATCGATTGGTCGCGCGCCCTGACAAAGATTCCACTGCGTCGCCATTGTCTGGCATCGCCGGGCACGGGTCCATGGCGTCCCACGCCGCGCGGCTCGCGGTACTCGTGAAAAGCGCGCCGATTGAGCAGGTGCGTCATGGCCGCGGCTTCGGCCTCGGATTCGGTTTCGCAGTAGCGCTCGGTCATGGGCACGGGAGGGGTCGTGAACGTCGTCCCCTCCGATAGTCCGGGTCCGGTCTCTCCCGGCTGGATGTACCGCCGCGTGTGCGTGGGTTGCCTCAGACACTGCTCGACCCGGTCGCGCAGATGGCCAAGGCGCGACGACAGCGGAGCGGCGTGCGACATGTGTCTCATGGGGGTGCGCTCGGTAGGCACGCTGCCAAACTCGGGTTGCATCCTTTTTTTCCAATGAGGGAGGGGGGCTCGCTGTGTCTGCGGACGTGAGCGGCGCGCCTTGTTTGTATATCTTGTCAGCGCACGAGGTAGTCGGGTCGCGTTGTCGTCGCGCGAGCCTGAAAAAGTCGCCATTGGCGCTGGCGCTCGCATTTGTGTGGCCCCTATCCTGCAGTTTGTCGACGAAAAAGTGGAGCGTGCCGCACAAGGCTCGTGGCCTGTACGCCCGTCGGCGCGCCTGGCCCACTCACCACAAATTTTGGCGTTGTTGCGGTGCCGCGGCCGCATTGATCGGCGCCATCGCGTCAAAAAATTTGAGTAACAAAAGAGCGAGAGTCTCGGGCGAAAAAATTTTATTTTAATATTGTTGCTCCTCGCCGCCGTCCTCCTCCTCCTCGTCCTCTTCTTCCATTTCCTCCTCCTCCTCTTCTTCTTCGTTTTCGTTTTCGTATTCATACTCGTATTCGTCCTCTTCTTTGGGGTCCTCGATTTCTGGCAACGCGGGTCCGACCATCGCCGGTGCCATAAAGGCGCACAGGGCCGAGGCCCCACTGGGCAGGTCCACCTTTATGGACCGAGCGGCGGCCTCGATCCGTTGGACATCGCTGTCGCTCAGTGGCGCCGTGCTTTCGCACGAGCGCACCCATATATCGCGCAGACCGCGCGCGTCCCTTTTCCCTGCGAGGCGGGTCTGTGTAGGTGCCGGCGCGACAGGCGACTCATATCGCCGCACGGCCTGGGCTGGTACCGTGTGTGCGGCTAGCGGCGCGCACAAAAGTTCGGGGCGGTCCGCCTCGGCCTCGCCTACGGGAACACCCACGACGCGCGCTGCCTGTGGCAATAAATGGGCACCCGAGAGAAGTCCGGCCTTGGTGGCCGGTGCCGCACACACGCGTTGCCACAGGCGTGGCGCCGATCGCTCGATGAGGTCATCAGGTAGGACCGGGTGTTGACCCCCATCAAAAGAGGCGGCCGCCGCGTCGACGGCCGCGTCAAAGAGCGTCGGCGGCCTCTCTTCAAACATTGGCAAAGCGCGTCGAGCCGCCGCTTGCCCGGCAAACACGGCGAGCGCGGCCAGCAGTTGGCACCCGTCGATCCACGCGCCCGCCAGACTGCGAATCGCTGCGACGTCCTGGATGTGGCGCACGATCCAGGTCGATAGCGTGGTTGTCGGTGGGATGGCGTCAATGCCATTGACGGGCACCAGCGCGCTTTTGATCTGGGCTGCACCGGCGGGCGGTGGGTTGAGCCACGGTACGGGCGTCCACTCTGGCCTGTCCCCAATCGCAATGAGAAGCAAAGGCAGCCACTCGGCCAGACCACCTGGTATGTCTAAATACGATGCTAAACTGGCCGCGTCGAGGTACGTGCCCGGGTCGACCCTGTTGGTATCCCGCACCCAGACATGGTCGGCGACTCCGTGCGAACGGCCGTGTTCCGTAGCCGAGTGCGGTCCAGATAGGAACACGGCGCTCTCATCGTCGAATCGCACCAGAAGCACGTAATAGGCACGCCGGTCATCGCAACGCGTGCCGAACGCGTGCAGCGCCGGCGCCCACGACCCCGGCGGCATCGGCACAGCGTAGAACGGCGCATCGGTCGCCATCCACTCGACCATGGGACGGGCGTCGAGCACTTTGGCCATCGCCTGCACGAGCGTCTTGATGGCCCACCCTTGGCCTGGAAATGACAAGTACGGGACGATGCCGTCGACGTATTCGCTGCCCAGGAGTTGCATGGCTCCCTCGATCAGGTCAGCGACGGCAGGCAGCGGCGTGGTCGCTCTGTCGCCCAGGTACTGATTGACGGCGGGCGATTCTGTGAGGGCCTGCCACAAGTTTTCATGAATTTGATAGACCAAGGCTGATGGACGGATGCCCAGGAGAGCAGCAGCACGCGAGGCCGCCTGCGGTTCGGCAGGGTCGATGGCTGCAAATCGCTCCCACAGGGCCACGTCGGCCTCGGACCCTTGGCCCCTCTCGGCGCGGCTCCAAGAGGTAAACAGAAGGAGCGCGACCCTGTCCGGACCGGTTGTTCCCTTTCGAAACCCGTAAGCGCGCACGTATTGGTGCGGCCACTCGGCCGCGGAGGTCCGGCGTCGACTCGTGTCGCGGCTGTCGGTCGCGTCCGGTTGTGTGCGCTTCATGGACTGGGCCAGTGTATGCTGTCGCGCTGTGCCCTTTTCACAGGGCACGCCCAATTCCCCGCACCGACCGGCCGGTCGGTCGGTGGTGTTTGACCGCACGCCCATGTGAGGCAGGGGATTGCACGCCTTCCGCTCACCCTCTTCACCACACACTCGCCACGGGAAGGTGCAGGGCACGAGAAAGAGTGGTCTGCACGCCGAGTCGTAATCAAGTCGCAACCACGGCAGCAACTCGGCACCCCTTACGCGTGTCTCTAATGGTCGATCGATCACAACCTATAAGGGCGTCGCCATGTAAAGAAAAACACATTGACCACCAAGAGTGCTAGTGCATTGTGATTCATTTTGTTTTGTATCGGGGAAAGGTTACGCTCGCCGTGCGGGCGCGTGACTCACGGCCAGGGGCCAAGATCCTGCATCCAGGCAGACCAGAAACAGCCACAACCTCACACCATGCGCGGAGGCGCGAGCGCATGGGCGAGGCCAGTCCGTGGCGGTGCACCCCCAAAGGACGGACAACCTGGCCAGTCAAAATCGACGGTCAACTAGAGCAATCATGATGGTCGGGTCTTTGGTGCCACGGCCCTGTTGCGCGCCGCAAGCAAGAGCCTAATCTTCTGCTCTCTCAACTTTGGCTCTGCTTTGACAGGATAACATGATGAGCACAAATCGAGCGCATACTCGGCGGTTGTTTCCTCTTTTTTTTTTGAAAGAGACAATTGAAAGCATAGAATCAAAGCTGGCATGCCTGGCATTGGCAGCGGCGGTCGGTGTTTTCACAGGCCAGGATCTGGGCGACGCACACTGAGCGCACATTGGCGTGTATCCACAAGACGCCCGTGTCCTTGATGTCCCACCCGCACACGGCGTCAACCGCGTCTTGGAGGCGATCCGTTCCATAGGCGCCACACAGATAGGCCACAAAGTCGGGCGGACATTGCGCGATCGCGATGCGCATGGCTTGTTCGTCATACGGAGCGCCGGCAGCGACGATGGCCTGAACCCGGTCGAGGTCGCAGTAGCGCACGGCCGTGGCCAGCGGGTCCCATCGGTGGAACGGGGCCGATCCGCGTTGATGCATATCTCTAATAATATCGATATCGGCACCGTATCTCAACGCGCAGCGCGCCACGCCGGGTGTGATGGCGGCGTGCGTGTCGGGTCGCGATAGCATCCATGAGAGCACGTCGACGCGCTTCCTCTTGGCTGCGTAATAGGCGATTCTCACGGGGTCCCACGATGCGATGGGCGCGTTCGTTGCGCGATCGGCACCGGCAACGGGGTCGCCCAAGGCCCAGCACAGAACGTTGATCTTGCCACGCGCTGCGGCGGCGAGAAGCGCTCGTATCGGGCATGCGCAGAGGCCGGCAACGTGCACAAAAGAGACAGTGTCGACGCGTCCGGCCTCGGCTGCGTCCATCAAAACTCCGTCGGCGATCCGTTCGTCATTGGGAACATGAGGCCGCACATCGACAAGCCATCGGGCCAGTGAGATTCTGTCACGCGTGATGAGATGGTCGACCTTGACCCGAGTCGCAATGTCGTGAGCCACACTGTTTGTCGACCCAGCAACGTTGCGGTGGTTGTGGAGCCATGCGGCCATGTTGCTTGCATCGAGATCAACGACGTGCCCCAACACAACGGCATCACAATGGCAGTGCCCAAAATGGCGTATAGACGCTCGGTGCACTAGCACGAGGACGTCGAGGTGACCTTTGCTCGCGGCGGCACGCGACGCATCGCTGTAAAAAACAGAAAGCATAGGATAGTCGAGGCCCCAGCGACGCGCGAGCAGGGCTTCGACCATCTCGCCGTTGCCCGATCGACACGCTTCGACCAGTATGGCCCCGTGACGCGCAGTGCGCTGTCGAAATGCCTCGTCGCCCGTATCCCGGCTGCCGTCATCGACGAGATAAAGGGCGACGTCGACACGACCCCCTCGCACAACACATCCGGCGTACTTTGGGAGGAATACGCCGCCGTTGCGCGCAAGGCTGCTGGACACGACGTCGAGGGGTGCGCCGACCCGCAACAATACGCCAGTCTCGATACGCTTAGAGAGGACGAGGGCCTTGACGATTGCTGTTGTGTTGAACCCAGTAACACGCCACCAACGGGCCAGGTCTGCAGGCTGGTCGAAAAACCGAGCAATGTGCTCCAGCACTTCGGGCGGCATGTGTGAGAGGGCCACTTGGTCGAGGTCCATCGCGTGTCTGGCCGCTTTAGGTTGGTTTGCTTTTTTTCCCTAGGGCCGCCTGTCGGTTGTCTACTTGTTGCCAAAGGAATCGAGAAAAACACACAAAAAAGCAAAGACGCCGCCGGGATTGGCGCGTCTGGTCACAGGCCATCCATTGGCAGGGTAGACGCCGTCGATAGCGCCATCGCAACAGGGACCACATGCCAATCTCATCCCCGTGTGAGAAAAAAAAAAGGATTGAGGCGCCGAGGGCAAGGGCACTGGCGGCCACGAAAGCGTGCCCATTCGAAGCAGTCGCCGCCAGGCAGAGAAGCATACGACCCAGTCATTTTACATTTTCTCGTTTTTTTGTTTTTTTTGTACCTTGCGTCCGGCCTGTTGTGTGGCAAGTACACGGGCACGCGTGGTCACCATACAATATGTGCCTGCCCACGAAAGCATTTTTTACACTGGTAAAACGAATTTATTTTCTGACAGAAACTGAACGATGGCATGTGGCGCACGCGCACGCGCACGGGTAGGGACCCATCGACAAAGACGCCATAAAGATGTCGCGAGCGTCGCGCACGCACAGCCCTGTCACATTGTCGACGAGCCACGCGATGGGCGCCCACGAGCACATGCCGACGAGCCCCGAGTCGAGGACTGTCTGTATCTCGCCGTGTGTGTAGCGCTCGGCCAAGAGAGCGATCATGTCGGGGTCGGAGCGGGTCAGACAGCGAGCGAGCGCTGCGAGACTGCAGCGCCCGCCGTTAGAGACCACAATGTAGGCAGAGTATGTCGAGCCTCTTTCGACGACCATCTCCAGTGCGTCCCAAGTGCCAAACGGCGCGATCCCGCTCTTGTGGAGAAGCAGCGGTACGACGACACCGTGACGCGCGAGCGCGGCTTTGGCCACGCCCACTGAAATGTCGCGCCTGTCGATGGGCCTCGTCAAGAGCCATCCGATAATGGTTTCAGGATGATAACCCTCGACAGCAGCATAGGCGATATAGCGCGCATTCCACGAGGCAATGGGTCTTCCGTATTGTGCTCGGGCGGCCCACTGGATTATATGCAAGTGGCCTTGCCGCGCCGCTGCTCCCAAAACCTCGACCGGCACATTGTATCGACGCTCTCTGTAGAGCCATGCGATAACGTCGACATGTCCTTTTGATGCCGCCGTCAAGACTGATCCTGCTGCGGGCACAAGGGGCTCACTTTGAGTCGGGCATTTCCCAGCGAGTTGGCTCGCCACCTCGACGGCGCCGGTCTCGATGGCGCGAGCAAACAACGAGTGATTTTTGACCTTTACCCTGCGGCAGCCAATACGACGCAGGGTCGCCAAGGCAACAGGCAGGTCAGACTCAAATATCCACGGCAGCACAGACTCGTAACAGAGGCAAGAGTCCCATTCGTGGTGGTCGGCGTGGCCGTGGAGTTTGCCCGCCAGAGCCGTGTGCGAACCTCTCAACGCCTCTTTGAGCGCCTCGACGCGATAGTGATAAGGCAACAATAGGCGCGGTATCGCCATGCGTGGCGAGCAGTCGGTGACAATTTCGTTGGCGACGGCAACGAGGCCGCGACGGATCAGCGTCGGCAGGACACTGCCCACGGCGTCAGACGACCCGGCAAATGCCGAGCGCGAGTTCTTGCGCGCCACATGTCGGTACACATCGAGATGACCGCCGAGAGCCGACGCGGCGACCAGCGCCAGAGAGATTTTGTCTTGCCGGGAAGACAGGAGAGCATCGACGATCACGAGCGGCGCCCCGGCAGCGAGAACGGCCTCTGTGGAAATGTTTTCTGTTTCAATGAAATGGAGGTGATGGCCCTGTGTCGGTAGGCCAGTAGCGATGGACCACGCGCCCATGTCTTGGATGCATTCGATCGATTGGGTGATTTTATCCAAAATTTCACGCGGCATCGCCGCGAGACCTACCACGTCCACATCGGTGTCGGCGGTCTTGGCAGCCAACTCTCTCTTCTTCTTGGCCAGGCGACGCTTTCGGCGTTGCCATCGTGTCGCGCCACTTCCCACCGATTGTGACATTCTTTGTCTAGCCCCTCGTTCTTTCTTTTTTTTTCAGCCGGTGTATGTCTGGCTCGGCCGTGTTTTGGACAAGAAAGAAATAGATGCCACAACAGGAGCCGGCTAAAAAGGTCACGGCGGCCTATGGCGATCGTGTTCATTGAAAAAAAAAAGAGTACGGGCCAATCTGAATTTGACGCCGGGACAACGGGCAGAATGCGCTTGGCTGTCGAAACAATTTTCCTTGCGCGGACAAACCGCACAGTCCCAGCATCATTTGTCAAGTTGTTGGGGGGGGGGGGGCTCGTTTTTGTCGGTCTCTAGTGGTTGGCGTGCGCGGGATCGTGGCGCTTTTTCCGTCGTGGCCGAACCAATGATGCCCGTTTGCGTCCTGGCCTTACGCTACGCTCGGATTAAACAGCGTCCAAAGCGGCCACTGGCATTTTTTCTACCTGTGCTGCCGCGCAGATGCATCAAGGTATCGGGCGGCCGAGGTCTCCATAGAGGCCCATTGCAAACAAACCGTCCAAAAGGCCACACATTTTTAGGTAATTAAAATAAGCCATATGCCTAACCTTTATTTGTCGACCTCGGCGGGCGGCGACCAAAACAAGCAGCGCCAGCAGGCAGCGTAATCGTCCAAGGGTCCGACGCATTGTGTGCGAATGTGTTTCACAATCAGGCATCGCACGTTGCCAATGTGCGTGCACATACCGCGGCAATGTTCGATCCATCCGCCGACAAGGCGTCGCGCGCTGGCGCCCAATGTGGGGGCGATTTCGACGTGGGAGATAACGAGCAGGCGCACTGCATGGTCCAAATAGTCAAATAGGTCCGAGTGTCGGCCGGGTCTATGCGCCCATTTGTGCGCATAGCCAAATATATGGCCGAGTGTTGTGTCGATTGCGGACAGGGCCGTCGGTCTGTCTGTACTCAGGTAGTCTAGAAACGTCAACCACGTCTCGATCGGGGCCGACGCCTCGGGGTGCAAGAGGGGACAAGTGGTCTCGGTGAGGTCGCCAGAGCGAGAGTGCGAGGGCGCCGTGAGGGCCGATTCAGTATAGAGCCATTGAAAGACAGTCACGTCTCTGGCTGACATGACCAGCCACGACCGCGAAAGGGCGTCGATGACGTGGCGAGGGTTAATTTGAGGCGCGTAGAGCGCCAACTCGGTGTCCATCCAGCGCAGCCAGGACCAACCGCGTTTGTAGGCAGCCTTGAAGAGACAGAGGGCGTCGGCCTCGGACAGCGGCCTCTCCATCGTCCACAGGACAGAGACAGCGCGCGCGGCCTCATCTTGATGATTGTTGTGCATGGCCGCCAGTGCCGTGTAGAATGGGTCCGATGTGTCTCGACGCGATGGGCGGTAGCCATCCGATGCAGGGGAAAGGACACGCCTATGATACGGTCCATGGTCCTTGACAAAGAGCGAGTCGTCGTGTGGGCACTTGTAGGCCCTGTTGGGCTCGACGGCGGCCAGCGGATGCAAGTCGAGGTAGCGCGCAATCTGTTGGGCAGACCCGTGACGCAGGATCGCTCTTGTAAGATCGACGTGAGGCGGCGCGCGCATGACGCGATGGTATGGTCGAGGACGCCCGATGGCATAGTCGATGAGCGCACCATGTCCACTGGCGATCATTGTAGCCGACGCCTCGTCGGCGTTGGCTCCCAGCGACCGACACCACGACTCGACATCATGTGCGTTCTCGTCAGACCATGTGTCGGCACAAATCGCCAACCAGCGGCTTATCACAGGCGCAACGACCGCGCGGCCTTTGGCCACCGCCACACAAAAGGGAGTGCCGTTGTGCGTCCAATGGCTTCCATTGGATGCAAGGCTCTCGATCGATTCGGACGGCATGCGTTCGCAGATCTCCCACCAGAGACGGCAGACGGGCCGTGCGCAAAAGCGCCAGCCGATCCCGAGAGACGGACCGAGGATGAGCGAGAGAATTTCAGGTGGGAGGTCATTGATGGTCACGTTGGCTTCCATGTTTGTGCGCCAATGTCGCTCCTTTTTCTCCTCCTCTTTTTTTTGTGGTGTAGGTAATGGCGCGCATTTGTGGCTGCTGACCAATCCGTTGGGTGCGCGTACATTGTTGTGATTCACTAGGCTTTTTTGCGCCGCGCCAATGGTAGCGCGATGTGGGAAAAGGACGCGGTCCCGCATGCCGCACGCAAAGTCTTCTCGCGCTGTCTCTGGCGTTGACCTTGGTTGTCTTGTCCGATTACGGCGCGGACCGTGCACTCCTAGATCTCGTGGTTCAACGGCGAGCCCAAAAAAAGGCGTATGGACGACCGAGAAACATGGGTGTGTTCCACACTCACGCCCCGTCCTGTTGGGGGCTTTCTGCATAGGTAGCGCATGCGCTACCGGCGGATAGAGACTTTCGGCAGCGAGTGTACGACGGCGCAAAGCACAAACCCGCCGTCAGGCGGTCGCCGGCGATCCACGCCGCCCAAATCGCCAGGCGCAACAACAGGTTTGTCCGAAAGAAGAATTTAGAAAAAAAAATGGGGATTGCAAGTGGTCTTCTGGCCAGCAGCCTTTTTTCTTTCGTCCTCTTCATAGATAAAAACTAGAATATATCATCACAACAACTCACAGAGACTTGAAAAATATCAAAGAGAAACACCCGAATGAGCCAACGTGGTTTGGGGCCGCCGACCTCGGCGCACAGGTCGAAATGTGCAGCATCTTTCTCCCAAAAAAAAGTTTCGAGAACAGCGAGGCGACCTTTTTTGGCTGCTCCTTCTTTTTTTTTCTGTCCAGGCGTAAAGGAGCAGGCGCGCGTCCTTTTTGGAAAAATCCTCTTTCTTTTGTGTCATCATGAAAGGTCGCTGTGTCGTCGCGAACAGAGCGCCGGGATTGGCTGTGGTTCCGCCTGCGTTAGTTGTCCCTTTCGAAAGTGGCCAATCTCTCTGCAGTGCCCTGACGCCTCGGCGGCGATAATCACCGGCGAGGTCGACTGCAAAGTAAAAAAAAAGACATCTACAGTCCATCTGGCGCCTCCGACAGTGGCACAGGCGAGATCACGTCGCCCTCCAAAAAAATGGACAAACCCGCCGACTCGGACAACATCCGCGATGACGCCCACGACAACGAGTCACCTACACCCGCGTCCTTGTTGGGGATGCCTCAAGAAATACTTGAGCAAATCATTGTCTTGTGCGACGCACGCTCCGTGTGCATGCTGGTCTCCACGTGCCGCCTTGCCCATGCGACCGTGGGCTGCGAGCGCGTGTGGCGCCTTTTGTTTGACCGCGATTTTCGGCACATGTACGGACCCGATCTGGGCGCGCTGGGGCAGGTGCGCGTCGAGTGGCCACCTCTTGCCCTCGATGTCGTCGGCCGGCAATTAGGGCGCCCTTTTGAACTATCGGTGCCCGACCCGAGCGACGACCCTCACGTGCCTGGACCGTTTTCGCGCATGCAGGCGTACGGCAAGGACTGGCGCTGGCTCTACGCCGCCCACCACAAGGAACCGATCCTATCGTGCCGCCGCCACTATGACGGACCCCAGGCAATGTACATGCGCATGGATGTGACGGTGTTTGGCATACACCAAGACAACCAGTGCTGTCCCGATACAACAATGTACTCTCTGGGCGACACCGCGAGCCGTCGCGCCAAGGGGTACAATGTCAACGTGGTGCGCGACCGCCAGGACCGCGTGATTGCATGGGAGGAAGGAGTCTGGCAGGGTCTCTATTGCACAGGCCATGTGCTTAAGGTGGTCGACAACCAAGTGCTGTGTGTCATCGAAGGGGCTCTGTTTGACGGCACGCCAGCCTTTTTCCACGACTCGCGCACGGGCGAGACGACTTGGGGCGTGCTCAAGGGCCGAAAATGGATAGGCCAGGTGGTACGCAAGGGTGCCGGATCAGACCGATTGCGCGTGGAGCCCAGCGACGTCAGCACGTGATCTAGGACGACGACTGCCATCCCGCCGCGGCCACAACCGACTCGGCTGTTGACAGGACACACACGCCTGCAAAAATAAACGCACAACCACGCACCAATGACAAAAAAAAATAACACGAGCAGTTTGTATTGGTCACGCTGCCCGTTTGTGTTTGGAACCGCATGCGCCGAAGCAACACAAAACTTTTCGCGAGGCGAGGCCTCTGAGGCGAGTGCTCGGTGGCATCTGTTGCATAGACCGCCGAGTGTGAGCCCTTTTCAAAAAAAAATTGCAGCAACTTTTCCAGTGCACCAGCCGCGTCGTCTGTGCACACCTCCCGCGTCTCATTTTTTCATGGGCTCTTTTCTGTGTCGTCGACGAGACAGGCGCGCCCACACAAGGGGGCCAACAATATTGTGACAACCTCACTGAAAAGAAAAAAGGAGAGGACCACACACAATGGAAAAAAAACTCAAGAAAAAATATATTGTCGGTTTCACTTGCGGGATGGCGAGCGAGGCGCCGCCGCCGCAGCAGCGCGGTCCCGCACGACCAGCGGATCCTCGTCGCTCATCAGCACCCATTCGGCCACTCGCGAACCTGACTTTATGCGGTACATCATGTTGCGTTCGGTCCGCGGCCACGGGCACCATCGATCGACGGCCCATACAAAGGCCTCCTCGGCATAGGGTCCACTATAACGGTTGACCATGTTGTACATGTTTGAATCGCTGCACCGGTGGCCGTGGTCGGCCAGCCACGCAAACAGGTTTCGCCATCCGTAGCGAGATCGCGTGGCACCGAGAAACATGTCGTGCGTGACCCACCGACCCATTATGCCTCTTTCCGCACCAAGCGCGCGCAGCACGTCGACTTGGCACTTGGCGGCCGCGGCCCGCGTCAGACTTATGTAAGGTCCTATCGGGTAGGCCTGCGGCGCAAGCGCCAGAACGACGTGACGATCACCGGCAAGCCATATGCTTTTAAAGATGCGCGCTGTTGGCGTCTTGGTGCATCGCTCGGCGAGCCGCACGGCAGACGCGGCGCATCCGTAAGACGATGCCATCTCGGCCACGTGTCTCCGGCGACCAAATGCAAAGGAGCCAAATGGGGGATGGCACGAGCGACGCCATGTGGGTTCATTGTATTCCCACACCAGGCGCACACCGCATTCGCGCTCGCAAAACTGGGCACACTTTTGGTGGCCTCGCGTTGCCGCCACCGACGTCACCAGACCGCTAAAGCGCACTCCTTGGTCGTGTGCCCACGCGAGCACATGTGTATGGCCGTTGTAGGCGGCGGCCAACGTGCAGATACGTCGTATATAAACGCCATGCGCCTTGAGCCACGCCAGGACTCCCAGGTGGCCGGCATAGGCGGCCGCCACGGCCAAATCGCGTGACCAAGATGGCATCGCAGTCGTCACCGGGGTAAGAGATGCGGCCGCCGCGTCTAGAGTCTTGTCGACCATGTTGCGGTCCAGTAAAAGGACCCACTCGACGAGGGATGTTTCGACGTCGTCGCATGGTTGCCATGATTGGGCGTTTCGGACCCAGCGCACGATATCAACATGTCCGTGAAGCGCAGCGACGACCAAGACGGCGCACTTGTGTTGTCTGTCGAGACGACTCCACAATCGAGACACAAAGATCAGATCGCCTCGCTCGGCGGCGATGAGAGATGCCGCGTCGTCAAGGCGCACAGAAAGGGCTGTCATTCGGTTCTTCATGATGTGCGTGGACCAGGCATCAATGTCTGCTTGGTTGGTCCAGTTCATTGACATGAGCCTTTGCAACGCCTGCTCCACACCAACGTGGCCCATGGCGACCGCGGCCATGGACGCTCGCGTGCAAACCTCGGAGATACCGCGCACGGGCAGTCGCTCCCACCACACCAGGCGTCTGTTGCGTGACTCGGTTGGACGAAATCTGTCGGCATAGATGTCAGCAATCAGTGACTCGACAAGGGCCACATGACCGCCGGCCGCGGCGGCCACAAGACAGTCGTCTAGCGAGCACGGACAGTGCGTTGCATCCCGCAGATGACGCAGAAGCGACGCATGTCCACCATAGGCTGCCGCAGGGCACACCTCGTCGTCCCACGGGTAGCCTTTGGTGTGCGCCCACGTGATGATGTCGAGGCGATTTCTATACGCAGCGCGCGAGAGAAGTGTCTGCATTCTTGGCAGGCCATCGATCGCGCTGCCGAGAGCGTCGACGGGCTCGGGACGCTCAAAACCCAGTAGGCGCCTTGACGTATGTCTCCACGACCAAGAGACGAGCAAGCACGCACAGAGCGTGTCGGGTTCCACAAATTCCAGAACCGCGACAATCAGTTCGTTGGGCAGAGTGTCCATACCTCGCCGGCCGCGCGTGCAGATCGTCAGTCACAGATGGAAAAAGATGAACCCCTCGTTGGTGATTGTTGTGCCCGCGCTTGTGGCCGGTAGTGCGCACGAACCAATTACGGCTCGTGGCACCACCCGGTCGCGGATTCGCTCAGCGGCAAATAATGCCGACCCAATACGAGCCGACGATTAGCGCAGGCCGTCCGCTTTTATCAAGGATCACGACATTTTCCCAGTCCGTTCTAAAACTACAGTGCCCAAACCCTCAAAGGGAGCCAAAACAGGGACATAAAAAGTCGACGAGGCGCGCCCAGTGCTTGCGGGTATTAACCGGTCATATTTGACTAACTGGCTACTTCGTTTTCGGCTAATAGTCGATTAACTGCGACTTTAGTCGATACCAGTGGGAATCGAACCCGCGACCATGCACGGCCAAATCGAGCAAAGGGAGCACATTTTGTGCACAATAAGAATCGCCAAAACAATAATTAAGAAAAATCTTCCACAAAATCACACCAAGTCGCCGAGAACACTATCCACCATTTTTCAGCCAGTCGGCGAACAATTCCCTGAACAGAACGGGGTCCTTCCAGCAGACCCGCAGAACGCGCACATCACGAAGAAGCCAAGATGGACGCAAGCAACGGCGTGAAAAATGTAGCACCGAAACTTTGCGGGCGGAAGCACGGCAGAGCAGGACGTGCGAAACCAAAGACGACATCACGCAGCAACAAGATGGAACAAAGCGGTGTCGCCCCGACAAAGTCGCGTAAGGAAGGTCCTAGGGCTGATCTCATTGCTGGTAAAGTGAAGGCGCGCACGCTTGTCGACAGCGCTAAGATCGAAAAGATGTGCCAGGATGCCAACGATGAAGCGATGATGAGGATGAGTGACCGACAATGGTATGTATCCCGCGTGCTATTTTGATTCTCGGCTGAGGCTAGTTTCGCTCGCGCAGGCTGCGTACCGACCCTAGCCCTGAGTCATTCGGTGAGCCTACGATCCCAGCCTATTTGGGTGGTTGGATCGGTGAGATGGACGAATTCTACGCCCGCCTTTCTGCCGGTGGTGCGGTAAAAAGAAGCCCCAACCCCTCAGCCCCGTTGTGCAAGGATTAGGATATCTTTTGGCAACAAAATATATCCTTCTTTCATTTATCTCGGACCATCGCTCGGCATTGCCACCGCAACCGGCGGCATACCGGTTGTTTGTTGGTTGTACTCGATTATGTATCTTTGCCCCGCATTACTTTCGTCGTAGAGATAGAGCGTGCGGTCCGTCCTTGCAATTGCATCTCCGGATCTGATGGCAGCATTGTGCTCTTCCCTCTTGTCGTTAAGCCACTTGATGTGTGCATGGTGCATGCGCGGCGTCGTCATGGATGCGATCTTGAACGTGCGCGAGTTTCCGACCCTCAACAGGATAATCCTCCTGGGGCGGTGCGATGTGTGAGGCATCCATGCTAGGCAGCCGTCGTAGACCTCTGGTATAGAGAGTACGACCGACCTCGGATATACTTCATAGACGTTGCTGAATGCCCATCGTGCGTTCCTCCCGTGCTCCTCCATGTAATCGATCATGTCCCGGAAATGGACGTCGGCCCGTAAGATTGCATCGTAGAGGGGGGACCTGGTGCCGAGTCGGTCCGATGTCAGCGCCGTGGATAGACAATTAACTACATTGTGTATTATGGCCCATAGCGAAACTGCATACCTTTCCACGGTGTACTCTCGATCTGCCATCCTCTGCGGCAAACAAGATGGTCAATAGCGTGTATTTTTCCCAGCGGACGAAACAGCGTTTCCTGGTACTCGTGGCGGTGGAGGCAGGCTTCACAGAAGGTGGACCACCGGAGTATGTTTATTGGGTTTCGTGATGGGCGAGGTAGATGGAAGCGGCAACAGCGGCGGCAACGAAAGCAAACAGAAAGAGGGCAAAAAGGATGCGGTGGTTTGTAACTTTGCGGACGCACATGGGGCAGGTGTCGATTGTCGCCTTGAAGTAGTTCATGCGCGAGTGGTGGTGCAGGCAGATGATCTTCTTGCAGAAGTAGCACTTGAACTGGGCGTTGTTCTGGCAGCCGTGTGTCGTGCACTTGGTCGTATCCTGCCCCTCTGCGGTCGCGTTGATGCCAATCAACGGTGTTGAGACGGAAACTGGCGGCGTGTCCGCAGAGGGCGCCCAAAGGGGACGCCCTTCAATGTCGGACCAAGGCGTATAGATGTCTGCAAACACGTACGCAAACAAAGTGAGGCCCAAATACCCCGCCCCCTCCCGGAAAAAGCAGGGGTAAACATACAGCGGCCTTGGGTCTTGAGACGAAGCCAGCGGCGGCCAGCCTGGGCGCGGTGCTCGTCGGCGCTAATGATTTGTTGCGGCTCGAAGGTCGTCACCACCGTCCCTTTGACGTCGTTGGCTTTGTCATAGGCGCGGGCTCCCGAGGCGATGCATTGGTAAGAGGCGGACATTGAATGGCTAGGCAAAGGTAACGATTTGCGAGGTGAGATGTGCAAATGGCTGCGTGGCCACGCAGATTGATTTAACCGCCGGACCGGAGGCGCCCACCAATCGGTCATCTAGAGAAGAAATTCGTCCCATCTTTCAGATCTGCAAGGACGCTATTTTTGCCCCCGGCTACCGCAGATGCGATCGCGCCACACTCAACGCACGGTGGCCTCATCGATCGCCGCTCGATTGTGGCCGCCGCCTTACGAACAAACAGGGAAATGTGCAGAAAATACGAAAATAAAAGAAAAGAAAGTCACCACGGCGAAGAAGGGGAGATGGTGTTGGTAGCGCCATCTTTTGGGCGCCCGTGTAGTTGCGAGTGCTGCGGGGACACCCTGCGGTGGCAACCACGCCACCTGCAGGTGGGCTTTGCTTTCCTTAGCAGCGCGGGACCATTAACCGCTTTACGTTATTCCCTTTGTTGCGGCATAGGCCTTTGTGTGCAAAAACATGTATTCAGAGTATCAAAGACATAGTAAACAAGTCTGAGGAGAGCCAGGCATCAGACACGGTCGTACTGAGCCCTCTTTGCGCAATGGCGTCTGGCAACGACCAGGATGGCCGCGCCGATGATGACTCCGACGCACGAGCCGCCGACGATCAAGAGGATCTGAGTTGTGGTGAGGCCATCGTCGGACGATACAGGGTTACATATCCCCGGCGTCGCCGAGCAAGTCGTCCCCATCAGGCAACAGGTATAGTCACTGCCTTCCCACTGCGGACAGCAGACCACCTGCGGGCAGCAAGACGCTCCACTGTCGCAGCACGGGATGTCATTGACGTGGCCTCTTGCGGATGTGCTGGTGTTTCCTGTCGTCAACGCGAGTGTCAGAGAGATCATTCAGAACGGTCCGTTCCCCCTGCGAAAGGCGTGCTTACCAGTGCTCGATTTCACCGCCCCCATGGAATAGCCGCCAGTTGAGGGCCTGTAGCAAAATCACCACACAGACCCGCATTGAGTAAATCAGCAAGGCGAGCAAACAGAACCAAGGGCCGTACCAGGCGCAACAAATGAGGACGCACAACAAGTAGAGATTGAGCAGGTTCATCTTGGGCAAATCGTGGCGGTAGTAAAGAGTGGCGAGGTTGCGCCCCCTTCACCTCCTTTGTGTCCGCGAGGAGTTTCGATTCTCCAATCGGACAGAGTACGATCTTCATGTGAGTATCCTCTTCGGGGCGGGATTATTCTGGGTCGATGCCACCAAGCCGGCCATCTCGTTACCATCTTCTCCTGCTTTTGCTCGGGTGCGTGGTTCCATCGCTCCGCATCGGCTTCACCCAACACACAGCCTCGCGTATGCGCTTGGGGATGGGAAGAAAATCAAATGTGAAAAAATCAACATCACATTTGTCAATGACACGAATTTGCCAGGGGGGGGGGGGGCGGCGAGGTACATAAAACCCTGGTTTATTTGTTGTACTGTCATCGCCCACCATGGCTTCCCAGCGCAACTTCCCGCTCACGCTCTCCGTTCTTCTTCTATCTGTGTGCCTCGCACTGCCGACGGCTTTTGGTACTTGCCGCTCTCTGCCGCTCCTGCCTTTTTATTTTCTTCTTCTCTCAGCACGTCTTCTTTTCCCTCTGCAGGCCAATGTAATTGGTACCAGGGGGCCTGCGGCCCCATCGCATCGTACTCTGTGCGATTCACCAGGGAGCAGTACCCGATCAGGGACCAGACCTTCCTCTTCGCCTTCAACGCCACTGGCGCGCAGGCGGCCTCCAACTGCGGCATCATCTTCTTTGCCAACGATATGGCCGAGGTGCCGCAGGACCTGTGCCAAGACAACTATGGCCGCATCGTCAAACACCTTCCTGCGTCGGCCCTCCAGGCGGTCCTCACCACCCTCCAGTCCACCACCTACGACAACTACCTCAAGTGGGATTCCTCCAACAACGTCGCCTACTACGACAGCATCGCCTCTCAAGGCGCGGGTGCAGGCGCAGTGCTTTCTGCCTAGTGCCTCTCCCCTGTTGATGTTCGTTTATGAATTTTTAATGAATCTGGCGCCAGATTTGAAGAATAATCATCTTATTTCATCTCATTTGAAGTACGCCAATGTGGTGAAGGAAAGATTAGTTTGACCATAAGAATTATTGAACCTTGTATCTGGTAAAAATGTTTATCGATGCTTAGATTTATTTATGCCCTAGGCCGACGCCTGCCTTACTTTGTGGGTGGCGCGCCTTTGGTGCGCCACTTCTCACTGCTCTCAAAACGCACACAATAGCGCCACTGGCCAATGGCACAATTTCTCCCATTCTCGCCTCAAGACCGTTCACGTAAAAGCCAATTTTACTGTTCTGTGCGTATTTTTCGTAACCCTTCGATCTTTCGGTGGAGGATCTGCGGTATTTTGTTTTTTTATTTTAAAAGATGGATTAGGCGACCTAATCCATCTTTTCCTTCGGCATGCTGTTGCGTTTCACAATGGCGACAAGTTCTTGCGCGCGATGTAGGCGCTCGCGATCGGCATCGGGCACGACTATACCACGTGATGTCAGCATCGCCTGCCTTGCAGCCTCGCGGTCGATTTCGGCTTGAGTTCTCGTCACAAACGTGTGTGGGTCCTCGCCCAACTCCCACACCGCTAGGCGGTAGAGTAGGCTCATGGCTTCGTGTCTTCTTAGGTGGTAAAGTTTCTTACTAGTGTGGGGTTTCAGAGGCGTGGTGCGACAAGATGTAAAGAAGCATGTTGAGCAGTTGCTGCCCACGTCGACTACTGCCTGCCAATGCCTGTCGGGTGCGAAGCCAGATTTTTCGTAGAATTGCGGTCCGTAACCCCGTGGCGTGTTCGGGGCGTGTTTCGTTCGTTTTCGCGTCTTTTGTGTGCCTGCACGTCATGGACCGCACAGTACAGCAACCTTTGCTCCCGGATAAGCCCCGTGGGCTATTTTTTCGTTTGATCGATGCGAAGCCGTGGACGTGGTCGTGGCCTTACCTGGTGATCGGAGCCTTGATGCTCCTTGCTCGCACCTCTCCCTTCCTCGAACAACACACGTTCGGCCAAGCGGCTTTCCTTGTGGTCGAGAAGATTGCGGTTGTGTCGGCCATCGAAGCAGGCGACTCATGGTGGGGCGACCAACCGAAACCGTGGATGAGGAACGTGCTAGTCGGTGGTTTCCTGCTGATCCTACAGATCGCCGTTGAAAGCGCATGCGATCTCATCCCTCCCGCAATTCCTGACGACCATTGGGCGTGGACGTGGGCAGGCCGCACCACAAGCGAGAAGTGGCCGCTGCCTGCTCTGGTGTGTTTGCTCCTGTGGTTTAAGCGTAGGACACTGGCTACCAAGTAAGTGCTACGCAATCAGAAGAAAATAATATTTTTCCAACGCAATAATGCGCCTCGCCGGTTCCCCTTTGGCTGTCTAGTCCGTTGAACCTGCAAAGTTACAATCTTCATTTTAATGAATCTGGCGCCAGATTCAGAATCATTTTATTTCATATTAGTTGGGAAGATGAGCGTGATTGCACGAAACAAAGGCAAGGAGGGCGGCGGTCTTGTCCGAGAGGGAGCAGCGCCTCTTGTTGATGATCCAGCCGCACTTGGAGAAGACGCGCTCAGAGGGAACCGAGGTGCAAGTGACCGAGAGGTATCGGCGAGCGAGGGCAGCGAGACGCGGGAACTTGGCCTTGTGCTGTTTCCACCAGGTGAGGGGGTCGAGCATGGTGGGCGTGTCTCCTCCCGTGACATGGTCCTCAAAGGCCGGGGACAACGACTTGCGCTGGTACCGTTCTACCTCGTCGACCGCGTCACCGTCTATCGCCCGAGGCGGTGGTGCCTGGCCGGCTCTTCCAAAGAGGCGGTTCATCTTAGCCACGTACGACGTGTCCTGTTCGGCCTCCTCGTCGTCGTCAGATGGCACGTCGGCGCCTACCTGGTGCGCGGCCGTGGTGCCTTGGACAAGGCGTGAGAGGGCCTCGATGGCGCGCCTGACGCAGAGGTCCCGGCCTTCGGCGTCTTGGATAAAGGCAAAGTCCTTGAAGCGGGGGTCGAGGTAGACGGCGAGGAGCATGGTCTCAGAGGCGTTGACGTTGATCATGTCCCAGCGGATGTCTATGTTCTTCGACAGGTTCTTCTTGAAGGCCTCGATCTCTGGCCCGTCGGCGGGGATGACCTTGAGGTGCTTGGGGATGGCGCCCAGGACGATGGGCATGACCGCCCCCATGGTCGGGTGCTTCTCGTGCGATAGGAACTCGGTGGCATCCTGGAACGGTTCGAGAACGTCGGCGATCTTCTTGATCAGCGACCACTGGGCCGACGTGAGATCATCCGCAACAGGCTTGCGTAGGCCGTGAAGGGTGCCAAGGCAGGCCGACACCGCCGGTCTTGATGCCGTCAACCTCCGAAGCATCTCGTACGTCGAGCCCCACCGGGTCTTGTTGTCCAACTTGAGGGGTCTCTTGGGCAGGCCTAGGTCGGCTTGACGGTCTTCGAGAGCGCGCCGGGCAATGGCCGAGGCCTTGAAGGTACGGCAAACGGCCTTGGCTGCCTTGACGACGTCCTTGATGCCGGGAGTCTTCTTAAGGGTCAAGCGGACGCAGAGGTTGATGACGTGGGCCAGGCAGTAGACCCACTCGACCTTGAGGTGAGACCGCACCGCCGCCGACATGTTCTTGGCCCCGTCCGAGGTGATCGCCATGATCTTGGACCGATCAATGCCCCACTCCTGAATGACCTCCTCGACGACGTGGGCGATGAACTTGGCCGTCTCTGACGCCTTGACCGGCACCAGGCCCAGCATGAACGACTCCAACTCAAATGACGGGGTGGCACCGTGCAGCGTGATTCCGACGTAGGGCCGACCGGCGGGGCTAGTCCACGAGTCGAGCGTGAGCGAGTAGTGGTCGATGCTTCTGATCTTCCTCCGCATGGCCTCCACCATGCCCGTCTTCAACTTGCCCCCGAGGATGGCCTTGAGACGGTCCTTGCCCGGCGGCTTGTACCCCTTGCGGAGGTAGGTGACCATCTTGATAAAGTCGACGCTCGACGTGGTCCGCAGGGCCAGGCAATTGTTGGCGACGAACCGTGCCACCAGCATGTCGGCCTGCTTGGCGTTGAACCGGTGGTCGTCATCGGTCTCGTAGATCTCGTGCTCGCGCTCCAGGTGGTACTTGAGTGATGTCGTCGAAGTCGTCATTCCAAACTCTCGCTCGCAGTGGTCGCACACTCGCACTCCTTCCTCGGTGATGTGAAATGCCTCCCACACCGGGCTAGTGCGCTTCCTCGGCCTCCGCTTGAACGGTCGCATCTCATTGGCCTCCTCATCCTCTTCGCCCTCTCCCTGTTGGTCCTCGTGCCTCGCTGCGGCCTCCATCCCTATTAACCGAAGATTTTTGCTCCTGTTTTCAACATCCTGCCGACCAATCAGCGTAAAGTGTTCTCATTGGTTAAGAGTGGACCAATGGAAACATCGGTGTGCCCATTGGACGAAATTAAATCATTTTTAATTCATTTATTATCCCGGATTTTACCCTGTTTGTTACACTTCTGACGTCTCGGGTTCGAATCCTATCCCCTATCGACTTAACCGCGCTAAACCGACTGACTAAGGCCCTTAGCCGACCATTAGTCAACTAACCATAAGCAAGCACTGGGCGCGCCAAAAATGTCCACAGTCCCCGGACTCTCAAAGGGGGGCAAAAGAAAGTCATAAAAACATAAATAAATGTCGCAAGAGTGTCTACAGCGTGCTGTTTTGCCTGCCAAAAAATTGCAGACATACGAGGAGCGAGACATGCCTGCTGTCGGCACGTTGGCGTATTTCCGAGCAGACGGAACTACGCGTTGTAGACACTTTTTTGGACAACACATTGGCTTTTTATGACTTTCTTTTGCCCCCTATGGGAGTTCTCCCACTGTACGACCTGTTGGTTTGTCTGCCAAAAATTGTAGACGCACACTGAATGAGACATGTGTGTCGTCGACACTTTTTTTACACGCATCCGAGCAGGCAAGACAATAGTCTGTAGACACTTTTAGCACGCCATGTTGATTTTTTATGACTCTCTCTCTTTCTTGTCTCCCTTGGGGATGCGGCGGCTGATATGCCAGCAGCGATGAGGAGGCGACGTACCAATAACAAACCATGTGCTGTCGCCAATGGTACGAAATTTTGAAAATTGGAATGGAATACAGATGGCCGGCCACAGCGATGCTTCATACGACCGGGGCATGCCTCTGCCACTTTCAATGTGTGCCTCGAAAAAAACCCATTTTTTCTCTTTCTCCCATCGACAGAGCAGCATTTGCGTGGAGCATGTGAAAAGGTTTTTTTAAAAAAAAAGCCTACACCCTATCATGCACTTTTCCTTGGTGTTGGGGCACACTCTTCTTTTTCATTTTTTTTTCAACAGTGACAGGCGACTGACGGCCTTTTTTTCATTTCCGATCCAAGACGGTGGCGCCCAGTGCGCCGAGAATCAACTCTGCAGCATCGGCGCGCATAGAAGACTCGGTTGCCGCAGTGGACCGATGGTCATAGGCAAACCCGCACGTCTCGAATTGGGTGTCGACAAGGGTGGCACCGAAAAAGGCGCATCGCACAAAGGAGCATGCGTAAAAGACGCAGCGCTCAAAGCGCGTGTGACGAAAGTCGCAACCTTTAAACGTCGCCCCCACGACCACGCACCCGCGCATGACGCAGTGCGACATGTCGAGGTTCTCTGTCTTTTGAACAGGTTCCGCTGACGCGACATAGAGCGCGTCGCGCACGCGGCCGCCACGAAAAGATTGGGTCTGTCCATGGGAGACTGTTGAAGCCGGCGGGGCAGTGATTGCGTCCAAGAAATGCAAGAGGTCGATACTGGCCGCCCTCACATCGTCAGACATGTTTGTCGCGTCATGCTCATCGACGCCCACGCATGCCGGCGACGTCGAGGCGATGGCATGTGCAAAATCCTTTTGCGAGAGACTGTGGTCGCCGTTGCATCTGTCTTTGGTAGTATCACCGTCGCACGCCATGTCTTGCAGGTGCGTGTCGACAGAGTTGTCATCAGGCTCAAGACCTGGCGGTGTCGCCGCGTCGATTGGACCGCGATTCACAATGGGATGATGGCAAACATCGACAGTTTGGCCTGCGCACATGGTCGCGGCGAGTGTGCGTTGATCCTGGTGAAAAGCCGAGTCGGTGCCGAGTGCGACCAAGAGGGGCGCGCCACTGTCGCCACCACCACCATCATGTCCAAAGATGACCAAGAGCCGCGGCACGTAGCGACAGGGATAACGCTGCCTGCCCATGTCGCCCAATGTCAACGCGCCGTCGGTCCATCGGTGTGCAAAGAACGCGTCTGACGTGACCGTGACTCCTGACGGACCATAGTGCACGGTGGTATAGTGTGGAAGCCGCGACCAACCATTGTCGTTGTTGTTTGTCAGAAAGGCGCACTTTTCAGCAAAATCGGTAAGGAGACGTCGCGGGTACGGGCGTGGGATGCGCATCACGAGGCGCCCCTCGGCAAAGTAGGTGATTGGCCCATCGATTAGGCCGTCGGCAGAGGTAGCGTTGGCGACCCATTTTTGGACGCTGCCCGATCCGTAAAACTCTTGACGCCAGGAACATGGCCCGTGGGAGACATTGCGCTTCCAATGGCCCGCAACGAGGACGACGCCCTTGGAGTCGTAAATGCGACCTTGTCCGTGACACAGACCGTCTAAAAGACCACCGCGGTACCGGCAGCCGTCTTGGTAGACGGCCTCGCCCTCGTCATTGCTCGCCGTCACACGCCCTCGATCCCACAAGCCGACACATCCCAGCCACACGGGATGCGGTATTCCATCGTGATGCCAGTAAAAGTGCGTGAGCCCCGGTCCGCAGAGGACCCCATCAGCGTCAAAGAATCCGCGCTGAATCGTGACTCGACTCTTGCACATGTACCGCGCGCCCGCGCAGCGTATGATGGTGCCCACCGAGGCATAGGACGTGCGATCGGCGGGTGTCGTAGTATTGCGACAAGGTGCCTTGTCAAATGAATCCATCAAGACACGCACGTTGGCACGCGCAGCGCAGGCAAAGCGTGGATGACCCAATCGCAGGGCCAGGTCGATGCTGGCGTGCCACGGCGATTCGAGCATGTCTGCAATATCTGCTACGATCCCGGCAAGGACGTACTCTGGCTTGTGTTTCCCCTGGCGGACTTGGTCGTGAGTCCAATCGCTGCATAGGGACAGCGCGACGGCGACCGGCTCGGCGGCCGCGCGCCAGCGGGCCTCTTGGTTGGCTTGTTCATGTTCGTACAGACGCATCCACAAGGAATGGTCTTGGCAGGCAAATGCGAGCGCACGCCCGGTCATTGCGCACGCTCCCACGTCGCGCGTCCCCAAATGGGACAGGATCTGGAGGAGCAATTCGACCGGTAATGCGTTGAGGGTCAACGAGGCGCCATGACGCTCTGCACTCGACGATGCCGTGGCGCAATCCATAAAAGGGGTCGGATCGTCCATATCGATTCGATCGGGGGGAGCGAGTGCAAAGTTGGCCCGTCTCCTTTTGCTGTCGTTGTTGTCGTAAATACAAAAAAGGGGGCGATGGTCCTTTTTTTCGTGAATGTGGTCGTGGATGTTCGCTTGGGCCTTTTGCAAACACGAAAAGGGGCCTGCCTTGGCTGCCGGCACCCTCTTTTTTTTCCACTGGGCGACTTTTGTTGGCCAATGAAAGGCGAGCCTCTCTTGCCCCAACACCAGGGCCCCTTCTTTTCGACAAAAGAAATCGCACAAGAAAATCAAGACAAGAAAACGAGAAGAAAAAAAAGAGATCGTCAAAAGAGGGGAGCCTTGGTGTTTTGGGCTCTGCCGCGGCTCTTTGTTTGGCTCTATTTCGCTGTAAACTTTTTTTTTCTACGCTGGCAGCGTACCAAGTGACAAAGACTGGCAAGGCGGCAGTGGCGACGCCGTCGGTCGGTCGGCATAGAGAGGCCGCCACGCGATCGCATTGGGCGACAAGGAGAAAAGGTATCGACAACGGTCAAACCTAGAGGAGCGCTCTCTCTGCGGTCTCTCTAAAGGAAAAAAGAGAGACGAGAAATTATAGACTGTTGACGTGAACCATTGCGCGCACGTAGGCACCCCCACACAGAATCAACGAGACAAAGACAAACTAAAAGACAAACAAAAAGAGGAGGCGCCCAAACATGGAGGCTGCCGGGAGCGTGCCCCGCCTTGACGACATCAACCGCATGTTGGACTCGCTCACGACCAATCTGCAGGCCTGCGATCGACGCGAAGAGGACGCGCGCCAACAGCGACGGCACGCGCCCAAGCCGCCATCATCGGACCAACATCGGCAGAGTCGCAAAGGCGGTGACGACGTTGTTATCGAGTTTGACGCGCCACTATTTGCGCCACGACCAGCCCGTGCCGATGATGGCGTCGTTGTTTTGGTGGATCCTCACGGCATGCAACCGACCGCTTCGCGTGGTTCTTTGATGGTGCCACCGCCGCCGCCGCCCAAGGTGCAATCATACGTCGGGCTTGCTGCGAGCGCCGCGGAAGCGCCCATTATTGTGTGTGCCAACGATGTGCCGTCCAACGCAGCAAGCCGCACGCGCGCCGCCACGGCGACTGCGTACACAAACGGAGGAGGAGGAGGTACCACCAGGGGGACTCACTCTGATGGCCTGGCGACCGCGGTGGACGACATTGAGCCGTGGGCGGCGCCCGGCGAGTGGTGGGACACTGGTGTGCGTTGCGTGTTTGAATGGCTGCGCGAGGCCTTTGCTGCAGCGCTCGATCGCGACGCGCGTCGCACCCTGCAGCAGAGCGGCATCTCACACTTTTACACGTGGCCGCCCGTGGCCGGCATCGAGGCGACGGCCGGCGGCGCCAGCGCTGCCTGCTCACTCACGCTCATGCTGCGTCCATGGACGCCTACAGATCGTCCTGCCAATGCCCAGCGTGGCCGCGGCGGCGGGCCGTGTGGCATCGAGGCACGGCGACGCGATGCCGCATGCGATCTGGATGCCCTCACAGCGAGTGCCGAGCGCGTTGTCGGACGCGTCGAGGCCTCGGGCGAGGCACTGGCCGACCGGCACGCCGCTCTTTCCGAAGCCGTGCGCGGATGCGCTGCGTGTTTGCGCACGCTATTGCGCCTGGCCCACGACGAGACCGATGTGCTGCGTGCACACGGTGCGGCGACGCGCGAGGCGGCGGTCATTGCCACGCGTGCCGTTGGCATCGCGCAAAAGTGGATCTATGCCCGCGCAGTGGAGCGCGTGGTATACGCCGCCGATCGTTATGGATCACTCGACGACGCCCTGCGGCGCGATTTCGCCCACGCGCAAGACGCCGTGCGCGGCCAGCGCGGACGGTTCCTCACTCTATGGCGCGACCTCAAAGTGCGTTACGATGCCTTTCTCGCCGACGCGGGTCTGGACGGTGCCGATCCGGCCGCCGCGCAGGCCATGGAGGCGCTCTTTTGGCGCGGTGCCGGCGGCGAGCCACCTATCGATCCTGGCAGCGGCGACGACCCGGCCGTGGCTGTCGCCGCGGCAGCGGCCCAAGAGCGCGGTGCCGACCCAGACGCCTTTGACGCCGATGCGCTGCGCCTTTTGCGTCACTATTGTGAACACATGGCCAGCGTGGCGCGTTCCATGTTGGATCGTGCTACCGACAATGATGATGATGACGAGGACAATAATGATGATGATGATGAGGACGACGACGAAAAGGAAGAGTATGGCGGCCACATGGACGGCGGCGACGGCACAGCCAACCGACGGTGCAAGGTCAACCGACGGCGGCGCCCGACAGCAAGCCGCAGCGCTGTCGATGATGCCGTGTCGTCTGTATCGTCCGAGACGCGCCGACGCATCGCTGCATGCGTTGCGGGCGGTGACGATCGCGCGCGCATACTTGCCGAGATGCGGCGTGCGCGCGATCAATGTCGTGATCTGGCGCGTCAGATCATCGCGCGGCGTCGCGAGCGTGCTCGACTTTTGCGTCCTGTGCGACGTCGACATGCGCGGCGTATGCGCGCACTCCAAAGAGGTCCGCAGTACGCCGCGGGCGACCCGTGCATGCGGGACCCCGACAACAATGCCTTGGGTAGGACCGGCCTTTTCGATCGCGACACCTTTCATGGCACCAATCGCAACACAAACGATCATCGGCACCGCCACAACAGCGACAACAAAAGGAACAATAATAATGATGATGATGATGATGACAATCACCGCAATCGTGCCAACCGTCCCATGGAGGGCGACAGTGATCACGGAGAAGAAGATGATGAGGACGACGATTTGTTCTTGTCGTCGACATCGTCGTCAAGCGACGGCGATGACGATCGACCCGGTCCAAAGCGCGACCGTCATGATGCGCGTACGGCACGTTGGTCCCGCGGCGGCCCTCCTACGCAGGCCGAACGACGTGCACCGCGCCTCAACATGGACGCCGAGGGCGACGACGAGAGGAATAGTGCACAAGGGCGGGCCGACCGCCGTCAACTCGAAGCAGCCATGGCGGCCGATGCGGCAGATGCGCGCGCCGAAGCAGTGGCGCGCAAGCGTCTGGCACACATTGAAGCGCTCATGGCTGGCATGGCGGCGCAGGCCGTGGAATCGGGTCCGCATGCCGAGTGGACGCGTGCCACGGCGCGCCTCGGTGACGCGCTTGCCGAGGCGCAGGCTGCCTGGAGACAGGCCGCCGAGGCGCGTGCCAGTCGCGAGGCCGTGCTCGAAGATGAGACCACGCGGTGCCTAGAGAGTGTGGCCGCGACGGCGCGTGCTGCTCACGAATCCGACGTCGGCGCCGTGTTGTGCCAATGGAACGAACGCCAGCACGGAATCGATCGGCGACGCGCCGAAGACCTACGTCAGATCGCCATGGCGCGGCGCGTTGCCGACGAGTGGCTGGCCAACTTTGAGCGCAAGATGGTCTACTATCACGAGGACGTCACATGCGCCGACGCCGTGGGGGCCGTGAGCGAGTTTCGCGCCATCATGGGTCTCCACGCGGGCGCACGCGGCGCACTGGTGCGGCTCGCCGAGTTTGCCGACGCCTACGAGGACCTGACCTATGCATGGACGCTCGCCTACAAGGTCGAGTATGGCGAGGACGACAATGCGGCACTGACCACCACGGCCTAGATGCGTCAACCCAACTCTTTTTTCTCTTTCGCCCTTTTTTCCGCCCCCCCTTCCCAATGTACCCCTACGCTGTGGTCCCGCGCGCGGCCATGCATCGCAAAAAAAAACACTCCATTGTGTGCCGCCCTCTTCTTTCCTTGTGGACGCTTTGCCGGTGGCGAAGCGCGAGTTTGGCTCTCTCTGCAATCCAAAAAAAAAAGGCACAAACAAACTAGAAACGGCCAATCCCGGTGGTCGCTGTGTTGTTGGCGCGTCCCACAAAAAAAAGAGCAGGGACACCTCGTGGACATGGGCGGGGATTTTTATTGACACGGCAAAGGGCAGGACAGAATAAAAGGCATTTGAAAGTTTCGTGTATCTCACATACTTTGGATAGTCCTGCCTTACGTGGGTCATTTCGTTTTTTCGTTCAAACTTTTTTTTTCCCGTTGGCGTGCGCCCTTTTTCCGTGCGTGCGATGTGCACAGAGGACGCGCAAGAGACGATCGAGAAAATCCTCGGTCATGTCAGTGTGTCCTTTTTTCCCTTTTTCCTTTTTTTTTCAGAGACGCACCAAGGGCCTCTTTTGCGCCCTTGGACAGTTTCTTTCCTTTTGTTTCACTTTTTTTTGTTTTAAAAAAAAAGGCGAGGTAGGAATAGAGGGGGACGCGTCGCGCGCGCAGTCTCTTGGCAGAGAGGCCGTCGCGGTCAGCGCGCTTCGTCGTCATACGGCTGTGTGGCCTTGCGCGACACGACGCTCTTGTTGTAGCGTCGCTTGTGGCCGATGAGTACAAAGGCGTGGGTAAAGGCCTCGATGGTCATCCCGTTAAAGAGTCGGTCCGACGGGCAGATTGGGTTGTCGGGCGTGTGTCGGTTCCACTCTTCGCGCAACACCTGAAGGCCTTTGCGCACCTCGGCCGTCACCATCGTTCTCCCACCGCTCGCCATCGTCGACACTGCATCGTTGGCGTCCATCTTGTGTGTGTTTTTCTTGTGTAGGCGCACGTCGCTCTTTTTCTCTTTTTCTCTTTTCTCCTCTATCTTTTCTTCTTCTTTTTGGATCGGCGTCTGCTCGCGGTACGATTTTTTTTCCTTGTGATTTTCCTTGTCGCCCTGGGGGTCCTTGCGCACGCGAGCGACGTGCGTGAGATCGCTTTTCCTTTCAGCGCCTTTTTTTGTGACACTTTTTCCTGTTGGCTCCCTGGCCGATCCCATCTGGATGGCGTGCGCTGCCGCAGCTGCCCTGCTTTCCCATGTGTGCCGCCTTATCCCTCACTGTCGGCTATCGCATTGGCCCCTTTGGCCGTCTTTTGTCCGCTCTTTTAGGCCTAGAGAAGCATGGCGGCGTGTCGCCCGTGGTTCGTCCCTCTCAAACAACCGCCACGATTGAAAAAAAAAAGGAGAATGAGGCGATGCCCAAAAAACCGGCGACGCTCTGTGTTTGCCTGAGACCAGTGGCCATACTCGCGTATGCACGCGCAGTCCAACTAGAGTACAGCACGGGGCGCTCAATAGTAGACAGAGCGAGCGAGTGGGGTGGTCAGCGAGCGGTGGCGTACACACAACGAGAGACCAGCGCGATGAGGAAAAAAACGCGATCCCATCAGGGCGCGAAACATGTTTTGACCACCGCGCGCCTGCCGCCACACCAAGACACACACACACAAGAGCGTTGCTGCTACCATTTTGTGCCAGCCCACAAGAGCCTCGTAACCGACACTTTCTTTTAATCTTTTTTTCATCCTACACACCGATTCTCTTTGCGGTCCCTCTTTAGTCCTATCCTTTTCTCTCTTTCTTTTTTTTTTGATCGAGGTCGATCGCACACGATCGACAACGGCGACGACAGTCTCACGAGGACCATGATTCCTGTGCGATGCTTTACGTGCGGTTTTGTGCTGGGCAACAAGGAACGCCCCTATCAGCGGCTCTTGGGCCGCGGCATGCCCAAGGCACAGGCGCTCGACACCATCGGTCTCACCGCCGACAAGCACGAGTGCTGCCGATGGGTGATGCTCACCTACGTCGACGTCACCGAGAGCGTGCTCGACTTTGAGCACGCCAACGCGCTCAAGGCGCCCGACGATACGTCGGACGAGTATGTCACCGTGCACGGACCGGGACCCATGCGGCGCCTCGGCGACGACACGCTCTCGGAGGATCACGACGCCGGTGTCGGCTATGGCGGACTCCACAATGTGCCCGGTCGCGAGCGGTCGCGGTGTCGTCGCGACTGCCTGTGCTGCCCGCGCTTGGACGCCGCCACCGCCAGCGAGCAACGCAAGCGACGACGCATCATCCTCGCCCGGTGAGACGCGCAGACAGACAGAAACGCATTGACTTGTCGCCGTTGTTGTTGCTGTCGGCTCTAGATGCAAGAACAAAAATAAAAAAAGAGACAGAAGCTGCCCAAAAAGTATCCTCTTGGACAATGAGAAACAGTTGTAAGTATTTTCTTGTCTTTCTTTTTTTCTTCGTCCAAAAAGGGACCGACCTACGTGTCGTGGTCCCTATCTTTTTATTGGTATGCCGCGCATTCGTGCACCATTGGCGCTGGACATGCGCCGTCTTGGACCATCTCTCTTTGCAAAAGGGACACGAGCACAACATGTTTTTTGAGCGCGATTCACAAAAAACGGATGTCAAGTCCCCAAAGAAAAAAAGAGAGAGAGAAAAAAAAAGGCTATGGCCCAATCGGGCACCGAGAAAAAAAAGGACTGAGAGGAGCGTGGGAGAGGCGCTTTAGACATTGAAACACTCAAGGAGCAGAGGGGTGGCATGGGGACAAGGCCGGCGACGGTTCATTGCGCGCTGTTGCGTCGCGCACGCATGTCGGTGCGCTTTGGCGGCGCACGCGTGCTCGCGACGCGCTCGTGCGGCTCCAAAGGAGGCGGGAGGCCCGGCGGCGGCACCACACCATAGTCGATGAGACATTCGCAAACAACTGCCTTTGGCGTGTCATGGTGCTCTGCTACTCGTGGCGTCTGTATGGCAGGCGCCTCGTGTTGCGCAGACATTTCGACGACAACGCGCTCCGACCACGTTGGGTGGCGCATCGGTCTCGACGACGGCGGCGATGCCGGTGCCGCATGATAGGGCTCGTCGACAAAGGGCTGACGACGGGCATAGGGCAGAACAAGACCGGGCGCCGGCGGATCGGGCCATGCCAGTGCAAACCATGAAGCCGGCCCGGTATCGATCCACGATGACGGGGGCGGCAGCGTCGCTGCGTCGACGACACCACTGCAGTCGGCCGTGCCGTCAAATATGGTGTCGTGGTGTCGGTCGAGGTCTTGTTCGAGCGCGGACACGACCGACGACAAATAGAATCCCAGAGGCGACGGCAGACGATCGGGCGATGCACACCTCGGATCCTGCTGGGCAAAACTGCGGCGTCCATACATTGCGGCCTATCGAAAGGAAAAAAATTGTTTGCGCAAAGAAACAGGGAGATTAGGAAAAAAAGGCAGAGAGCGCGCTCTCACACGGCGTCTTTTTCCTTTTGCTCTTCCCCCGTCTGATCGTTGACGTTGGATGGCCGCTCTTTCTTCCTTTTGGCCAGAGCCGGCGCTTTCCCTTTTTTTTCGCCCTTTTGTATCTTTTTCCCCCTCTTTAGGTCGTCGCCTTTTCGAGATTGTCCTCTTTCCGTGTGTCTGTGTGTTGCGTGCAAATTCGTCGCCGAATCGCACCTAGAGTGCGCCCTCTTTTTTTTCTCGCTCAACGAGCAAAGAAAAAGAAAAGAAAAGAAAAAAGGGACCATGACTTTGTTGACGGGGAAAAAAGCATTGCGCGCGCTGTGTCTATTTGAGGCGATCATGTTATAAGAAAATCTTATTTTTTTCTCTCCTCCAATACACCAAGAGGGAGAGGAGGGTGTGTTGCAGAGTATTCTGCCGTTGTCGTCTGGCGTCGTTGCGTTGTCGCCAAATACGACCATCAATAACTAGTGCACATTCATTTTGCACTTGTCGCAAGGCGTCGCTCACGGACCCGGTGCAGCCGGGGGCCTCCACGCGCCTCTCCGGCGCGCCTCGGGCGCCGGCATGGTGGAGGCGGCATTCGACGACGGTGCCCTCGCCGTCGTCGGAGCGGGAGCGGCGCTCGGTGGCTGCCCATTGTTTGTGGTGTTTTCGGCGAGGGCCGCCAGCGTGGCCAACAGAGAGGGCGGAGCACCGTCGCCTGCCGCATCGCCGGCGCGGGGCGTCTGACCGGCCAGGGCCATCTGGAGCACGCCCATGATGCCCTGGATGTCGACGCCGGCGCTGGCGGCCTGGTTGCCCACCGAGGTCGAGGTCGCCGTGCGCATGAGCAGCGGCAAGTTGCTGAGCAGCTGGTCGCAGTCGTTGCTCGACATGCCCGACAGGATGCCCTTGCTCAGGCGCACCATCTCCACCGGATTGAGCCTGTCGGCGTGGTCGCCGCGCTCGACAATGTCATTGGCGACGTCGACCACGCGCTCCATGATGGTCGCCGGCACCGTCATGTGGAGCGTTGCGTAGTAGTTTAGCTTCTCGATAAACTCCCACACGTTGGCAATGTTCTCCTCCATGATCTTGGGATCCTCGTAGAGCGTGGCGTCGGTGAGGTCGGCGTACTTTTCGCGAAAGCCCATCTCGACGAGGATCTCGACCCTGCCCTCGATAAACGGCGTCGGGTCCTTGCGCGAGCACGACTCGTAGTAGGGCGACATCTGCTCGTGGTAGGCGCGGCACAGGCGCTCCTGCATCGTGCGCGAGTTGCGCGCCACGTCGTTAAAGAGGCGCATGCGCAACTGCAGCGCGTCGTCGTCGGGAAAGGTCTCGCACATGGTCGACAGGAAATCAGCCATCACCTCGGCAAACTGTTGGAGTGGGTCGAAATTCATGGTGCTGGCGTTTTTTTCTTGCTTTTTCCCCCCGGTCTACCAGTGCGTGCGTTCTCTTTTATTCCTCTGCGACCCTGTTTTCCCTTTGTGCGGGCGCCGTTGCCGTATGTGTATATGTGCACACGCGCGTGCCGGGCGTCCTTGTTTCTCTTGTGGGGAGACTCCCTTTTTTTCTCCTCCTCACCTCTGGCCTCCCTCCTCTACTGCGCCCTTGCCGTGTCTGCCGTGCCGAGGTTGCCGCTGTCGTCGCGGGCGTGTGTGTCTCTCTCCTCTTCTTTTTCTTTCGCGCTGGCCGAAAAAAGCACTCGCTCCCCCTTGCCGCCCACGCACTTGATCCACCTTTTCCCTAGCCGGCAACTGGAGAAAAAGGACAAAAAAAAGGGAAAAAGTGCACAGGGATGTCGCCGCCGTTGTCGCCGGCGGGTGCCATGCGAACAGATCGCGTGTCCAAACCAAAAAAAACAGACAGGAAAAGGTGTCCAAAAAAGGAGGCTCGACACAGCAGGAAGCGATCTCGGCCATAGGCACTGAGACCTATCACGTGCGCTTTTTGCCACGACGACTACAGCCCGCCAACTCTCAAACGGAGGGCAAAAGAAAGTCATAAAAGTCAAAGAGGAGTTCCAAAACTATCTGCACACTCTTGTTTCGTCCGCTTAAAAAAATGACACGCATACGAGGAGTGGGACATGTCTGCTGTCGGCGCTTTCCAAACAGACGAAACAACGGGCTGTGGGCAGTTTTTAGACGTCTCTCTCTCTCTGACTTTTTTGTGATTTTCTTTTGCCCCCTCCCTTTGAGAGTTGGCAGACTGCAGCCCTTTTGCTGCCAAATTTTTTCCACATCTCTCCATTTTTTGCCCTTTTTTTTGGTTTTGCTGCGTTGATGATATCGCGCATAATCAATCGCGGGTGCGTAGTGTTTGCAGCCTATGGGCAAACAAGAACCCGATCAGGGGCACTGCGAGGAAATCTGATAAACAAGACGAGGGCGTAGGAAAAAGGCCAGAATCTGTGTCCTGTTGGCTTGTCCATTGGCCTTGGAGCGCGACCCCTTTTGTCTCTTTTTGTTGCGATGGCACAAAAAAAACAGAAAGAGGCCACCCTTTGGCTCACACACACCACGCGCCTGCTGGCAACGACGCAAGAAAACCACCGAAAAGACAGGAAATAAGAAGAAAAAGTGATCTCAAAAAAAAAAGAGCGTGACATGGAGGTGTGAGCGCATACGATCCGCACCTCCCCGCCCTAAAGCCGAAATTTGCCTGTGCGTCCAATGCATTTTTGGGGCGCGCCGTCTTTCTTTTTTTTTCTTTTAAAAAAATTTCGCCTGCTCGTCATGCACTGTTTAGGGTCTTGGCACGCCACGACAGTGTCTCGTCTCATGGGGTGGGAAGAAAAAAGGTAAACCGTGTCGATGGCTACGTGAGAGGGAAGAGAGAGACACTAGACACCTCTGTTCTGCAAGGAGGAGGAAAAAGAGGGGGTCAAAAAAAAGAGACCCGATGCCCGAACCTGTGGGAGGTACGCGCGACGACTTTGCTCGATGGAGAAAAAAAGAGAGCGACGAAATCGTAAAGGCGGGCCAAATCGAAACCGCCAAACAGGGCACAAGGGATCCCCTCTTGCCCGCGTAGAACTGGCCTTTGCGTGCGTGCGGTGGCAAAAAAAAGAGAGGAACAGTCGAGAGCCGCAGCGGCAATTCACCCGCTTGCTTGTCACGTGCCGCCGTAAGCGCGCGCACGACCTCGTCCGTGCCCATTGCGCCGCCTTGCAATTTTTTTTTCTCCTTGGTGTGCCGTGTGGCCCAGCAACGATATTCCGGCGCGCCAAGAGCACACACACCCGTAAAACCTCGCACGACTGGACGGGGCGGCGCGATGTTGCTCCGGGCATCACACGAAAAGGCGCCCCATGTACGTTCCGCGCTACCACGCCGGGTGAGTGCCGTCGCCGCGCCACCGGCACCGAACGAGACGTCGAGGGCGCGTTTCGGACGCGACGGCACGGTGCACATCGACGATAGCCTCATGGCACGTTATGCATCGTTTGTCGACCAAACACCAATGACGGCAATGAAAACAGTGATAACCAACAGCGTCTCGCGCCCGCCACCGCCGTCACCACATGCGACCCACGCGCCAATGGCGTCGCCGCAACCTCTGGCTGTGCCGTCACCGTCGCACCAGCGCGCACCGCAAGGCATCGCGTCGTTGGCACGCCCCACGCCTCTTGGCGCGTCATCGCCGACACCCTCGCTGGCGAGGCCAGCGCCCCTCGCATCCCCACACACAGTGCCAGTATCATCGACGGCGGTTCCTCCCAACAAAGGCCAAGTCGCGCCAGGGCATAATCACATCGACCGAGGTGTGGCGTCGCGGTCACTGTGCACGCCATCTCCCCTAGCCAGAGTGTCACCCCTGATGAATCCCACGATCGAGATCGCACTCCAATGCGTCGTGGCCCTTGTTCTGGCACGCATTCTAAACATGTGGCTTTGCGCGCGCTCATAAGACCCGCCCGTCGCAGGGGATTCTTTCTCAAGTGTCGATTCCAAAAAAAAAGGAGGGCGCATGGCCAACGGGACCCATTGCGCTGTGCACTGCAGTGGCGACACTGACCCTCTTCTTGTACATGATCAGGTTTTTTTCTATTCGCTCTTTTTGTTCCGGTACAGTCGAAAAGAGCAAAAAAAGGGGACTTGCGTCGCTTTGCAGTCACGCTCGACGACATCAACAAACAACCGAAAAAAAGGGGGGAAAAGGGGAGGACCGCTTTGGTCGGCGGCGGGACCAACAAGAAAAAAAAGAGGCAAGGAAAACAAATGTCTGGAAAAAAACATGTTTGGCAAAAAGGAGGGGGCGACCGTTGCGGCATGCCACAGATCGGGTAAAGAACACACCTTTGGCGTTGCCTTTTGGCCTCGAAAGGGAGCGCCGGCAGCGATCGGCGTCGCTCCAAAGCGCGAGTTGATGATGTGCACGTCAGCGTCGAGGTCGCGATGAGCACGCCGACCACGACGACGCCGTCGTGACCGCGCGCGGTGCGAGTGGGCCACAGCAGTGTAAGCAGCGCCGCATCGACATACCCGGACCGCCGCCGCCCTCTTTTTCCCCCCATACGTCCCACGCAGGCGCGTGCACCGTTCCCTCTTCTTGCCGCCACACATTGACGGCCAGTCGCGACCCCCTTCTCGCTCTTGCACAGCGCGCCACCCGTTCTCGATACCACACCAATTTGCCAAGACAGCACCCGTCCGTTTTTTTTTGCTTCTTGCCGCACAGACACGCACGCGTGCGTTGATCTTGCAACGCAATCCACGTACGCCAGCCCTCGTCCTTTACGTATCGTGTGTGCGTATGTGTCTTTTCTCGACCGACCGATCTGCGACAGTCCCCCTTTCGGCTTTTTTCTTGTTTTATTTTTACTTCGTGGTTTCCTTGGGTTCTTTCATCAAGATAGTGTTTGCTATAGGCACTGCTGACGCGCTCCTGTTGGCACCTTTTTGTCGTTATCGTTGCCGTCGTCGCCGATGTGGTCGGTGTCGCTGTTGTGCGTGTGCTCGGCGTCCCCTGCTCGCTCTGTGCCATGGTTACCAACACGTCCAAAAGACAGTCGCGCGTCAACCGTGTCCACGTCACCGCCGCGGCGATCCCGTTCGGTCCGCGCAAAACAACACATCGCCTTGCGTTGCACCCGCCGGCTTCCCCCGTCTCCCCTGCCGGCCCCAGTCCAATGGGCCGCGGTGGAACCCTCTCTTGTCGACCATCATCGCGCTCCTCTATGATCGCGTCGCCGCATGCTCGCGCCGAAATGGCTCGCGGGATGCGGCGCGCATGTACACTGCATCCTGTCCACCTGGCGTGGCGCGCCCAGCGCTGACTTCCACGCGCGTGCGCCCCAATGCCATGTCACCGTCGCCGTTGATGATGACGGCCTTTGTCGTAGCGTCACTCTTTTGGTTCACGGCGCTCGCGACCGTGCCACACGCAGAGGCCTGGCGCCCCTACGAGATGGCGCACGCGCCGCCGTCACACAATGGTCTTTGGGAGCATGATGAGCCCACACTTGTCGATCGCCTCTCGGGCGCCGATAAGGTGCGGGTGCCCGGCGCCGATGTGTTGCACGCCCTGGCCTCGCATCCGGCGGTGCGCGCCACGGGCGCTCCCGCGGTCGGGGCGTTTTTGGGCGATTGCGCGCTGGCGGCCTACACCTATCTGTTGGTGCGGCCCGTGGCACACATCTACCACAATGCGCCGGGCACCGAGCACTGGGGCATGTGGTTTGGCGCGCCGCCGGCCGACATGTGTGCGCGCATGACCGGCGGCGTGTCAACGGCCTCTGACTGGACGGCCAACCCATCGGGCTGCTACGCCATGATCCAACGTCGATTCAACGGATTCCTCACAATGGTGCACACGCTGTTGGCGTTGCTCGTCGCCGCGCGTGTGTTTGGCGTCGTTCGCGATGGTCTGCTTGGTGTATTGCGCATGGTCGGTGCCGCCGGACGCTGGATGGTCGGACGCGGTCCGCAAGGACGCGGCGCCAATGCGTTTGAGCCGCCAGGACACGGATGTTGCCATGCGTGCCACCGTCTCCTGTCCGACAATGGCACCAAGGGCCGACACAGCGCAGGCGCTGGGTGATGATGGGAATAAATTGTGTACCGGTGCGCTCGCCACGCCGCAGTATACGTGGGTCGCACGTGCGACACACAGGTCTGCGGTCGACGAGTCTCTCTCCACTGATCTCACTTGACAAGAAAAAAAAAAGAAAAAGAAAAAACCTCTGATGGCGGCACTGGGCATGTACAAACCAAAAAAAAAAGTAAAAGAAAAGGAATCTAAAAAAGACCATCCAAGTAAAAAAACAGAAAAGGTACCTCGTGCACGCATGTGCGGCGATGCGCGTGCCCGTCATTTTTTTTGCGTGCGCACGATCGGGCGGTGCCCTCAGAGAGTCACGTGCGCACACACACGCGTGGGAAAAAGTCATTGGGGCAGTACGGACAAAAAAAGAGCACAATCTTTGCGTCTGCACCCTTGAATGGGCCACGGAAAAGAGCGCAAGTCACAAGGCAAGAGAAGGAAAAAGAGAGACAGAAGGGCATAGATAGGGACACTATGTGAATGGTTGTGATCGATCAAACAAGGAGAGAGAGACCACGGCAGCCGACGCAATCGGTGGGCGGCACCACACGGGCACGCGCCAAAGGCGGCGGCCGCCAGGAGAAAAGGAAACTCGCCCCGTCCTGTGGCGTAACAAGGGACGACGCCACACCAAAAGAGAGAGAGAGAGAGAGAGCGCGAAAAAAGACCTGATCGACGTCAACTGCCACCATCAGCGTCGCACTCGCCGCCCCCCATCGAGCGCTCTGTTCGATCTTTGAGTTTTTTTTTCGGTTCCCCCATTTTTCGCTCAGCGGGCGCCGCCGCGTCGTCGCCACATAAGCAATCTCTCCTTTTCTTTTTCTTTGCGCACACGTGCGTGAGCGCACAAAAGATCCCACCCGAACAAGAGAGGCACACGACGACACATTGAGAAAAAGGCGGGACCCTGGAGCGCGCGTGTACTAGGGAGCAACGCAAGAGAAAAAGAAAAGACAAAACAAGAGAGAGCGCGGAATAATAACAACGACGACGACGACAATGGGAGGCTGCCTCTGTACGGCACGCGGGTGCTTTTACACATGGCTCTCGGTGGCCAACGTGGCCGCGTGCCTGGCCTTTCTGGCCTTTGCCGTCGAGTGCACGCTGGTGCATGGCGAGCCCGTCGAGACGTGCTACGACTCGTTCCTGGCCTATCGCGAACTCAACAAGGCCATGCTCGGCCTCTTTTACGCCATGCAGATCCTATGCTCGGTGCTCCTCCTGTGGCTGTGTCGCGGCGTGAGCGTGGGGCCGTGGCGCCACGTGCGGCGCACGCTCGCTGACCCCGGCGCGCGCCTCTACGAGGCCTCCATGTGGTCGGCCACGGCGGCCATGGTGGCCTATGTCTGGTGGGCGCTCGGCAGCGAGGGCGTCTACGCCATGGCCGCGCTCATCACGTCGGGTGTGCTCATCAACACGGCGACGACGTCCTACATTGCGCCTGTGGACCTCAGCGAGCGTCCGTCGGTGGGTGACTGTCGGCCGCGACCGACGATGCGCGGCGATGTCGACGCCGAAACCGGCATCCACGCCTCGTCGTCGCCGGGGTCCTCCTGCTATTATTATGGCTACTATAGCGACGACGATGCCTTTTACGACGAGTACGCCGAGGACGAGCCCGTGCTGACGGCGGGCACCGTTGCAGTCGCGGGAGGTGCGCCTGGCAAGACGCCGGCACCGACGACCACGAGACCCCGCCCGCGACCGGGCAGCATGCGGTCGGCTGCCATGCGCGCTTTGTTGCTCAACCTGTTTCTGCACAATGCCGTGCTCTTTCTCTACGACGTGACGTCGGTGCTGGCGCGTCTTGACGATACAGGGTCGGCGCCCGTCGTGCGCCGCACGCTCGTGCTCTCGAATCTCGCCAGTGTGTGGTATCGCGCCGGCCAGGCGCTCTTTCACTACCGCAAGTACACCTTTGCCTGGCGCAACGTCATGATCCCGCACTTTGAGACGGCGCCCATCACAGCGCGTTGAGCACACCCCCACACGCCTCTAGACAGTGCCCAGCGGGGCACGATGGACAAGGCCGTGGCCGTGCTCTGGTCTTTTTTTCCCTCTCTTTTCCCTCTTTCCTTTGGTGTGTGCATGATAGGGAAAAAAAATAAGAAAGACGGCCTCGCGATACAGCGTGTCGCAGGCAGTAAATGGAAAAGAAAAAAGGTTTCACGATTGCGAGCCATTTTGGTTCATTGGCGAGCGACATTTTTTTCATGTTTGTTTTTCGGGGAGGAGGAAAGAAATACGGTTCTGGTGGCGTCACACAGGCGCAGCGCCGCATTCATACACGCACACACACACACAAGAAAAAGGCCGCCACAGACGCAACGGGCCCCACAGCCCCTAGGGTCTCAAAAGGGCGGCAAAAGAAAGGCACTCAAAAAAAATAAATCAATAAAAAGTCTCAAAAGTGCCGACAGCCCTGTTGTTTTTTGTTTGTTAAAAAAAAAGATTGCAGTAGTCACTCGACGATTGGGACATGTCCGTTGTTGGCACTTTTTTTATGGCAGACAGGGCACCGGGCGGCAGACACTTTTGGGACGGCATGTTGTTGAGTTGTTTCTCGATGACTTTGTTTCGCCCTTCTTTTCAGAGTCTGGGGGCTGCATCATGAAAGAACGAAAGAAAGAAAGAACAGACAAAAGGAGGAGGAAAACAGGGCGCCGCAAATAGGCAGGCGAGAGATACATATTTGGCGACGGGTGCGCCTAACAGTTGGGTTGGGGGCCAGCGGGGACAAGGTAAAAGAGAGAGGCATTCGGACCGACGGCAGGGACTGGACCGGGACACAGTATCCTGCCCAGGCCCGTGTCGACGGCGCACGCAGCAGACGCGCCCGCGCTCGTGACGGTGACTGGTGTCTCGCCGCCGTGGAGCCACCCGTCGACGCCGTCGGGCGGCGCGACTACGTTGGCGAACAGCAGCGACGCATCCGCCGGGTCATCATAGGGACCACAGTTGATCAAATCGGACCCACCGCGCGGGTTGTTTACAGCGCACTTTTGAATCACGTCGGGTACGGCGCATGCTACGCTTACGACGGACAACGACACGGATACATTGTGCGTCGTGGGAATGCGCCCGCATACCTGGCGCGGGTACGGCGCATCGGCGATGAAGCGCGACGCCTGCGACAGCAGGGGCTTGGCGACATTGCACTTGACGCTCTCCCAGTCATAGGTCGATTGCGGGTCGTATCCCTGCCAGGCGCAAAAGGACCCATAGTGGACCTAGTAAATGGCAAACATCTCGCCTACCGAGATCGTGGGCGAGCCTGTCGGCTGATAGGCCGCCGAGACCAGAGACGTCCCCGTCAGCAGCGTCATCACTGCGGCGACGACGACAATCATAAGAGGACGCATTTTGCCAAAAGGACGAGCCGTATTCATCAGAAGGTCCGTGGGGGTTGCGGGTGGACTGGCGCGCTTGTCTTTGTGTGATTTTGTTGGTAGGTAAAAATAGAACATTCTCTTTTTTTTGTATAAAGAACACGCGCGGCGTCTCTCTCTTTTTTTTTGTTGCCTTGGTGCGTGTGTGCTCTGTGCGGGACACGCAGAGCACGGCCAATGGCATGGCGTTGTCCTCCCCTTGTGTTTTTTTTTCTTTGGACATAAAAAAAGGCGGCGCGCTCACAAGCCTGTTCCTTTCCCACTCGGCCCACTTTGGAAATGGGGGGCGTTGCCCGTGTTTCACCCCCTCTTTCCTATTCCCCATGTATTTTTTTTGTATGGACCGAAAAAAAAGAAGGAGAACAACGCCGTGCCATTCGGCAACGCATAGAGGAAAAAAATACATGGAAATATGCGCGGCACGGACCCTTTTGCCTTTTGAGGCAAGACGACTTTTGTAAAAAAATGTTTGGCTCTTCCTGGTTGGGAATGCCTATCTTTATTATTTATTATTCTTATTATTTATTTTTATTGTTCTTCTTCTTTGATGGGCTTTGTCTCGTCTACAAGGCCAAGAGGCGATCCAAAATGGCACGCGCAGCAGGGTCGAGTGTGATTCCTTGTGAGACGCGCTCCACGGCCTCGTCGAGTGTGTCGCCCTGTGTCTCGGCGTAGATCCGCGCGCGCGACCCAAACGAAAGCATGGCCGTGGCAGTGCCATGGTGCCCACCGGCCAGCGCCATGATAAAGCCCTCGACAAAGCGCTCGATCCCGCCGCGCTCGCAGATCCACACCACCGTCTCGGTGTGTCCAGTCCTCGCAGCGTGAACGAGCGCGGCGTCGAGTGAGTCGACATCGATTCCATGTTTGCACAAACAAGCAAGGGCACGCGTGCGCCCGCACACGGCGGCCACCTCTCCCCACGTTGCGCTGTTTCCGTTGATGGTCATGGCGCTTCGGGGCAGTTTCTCGCGACCCACCGAGAGCGGGTCCATGTCGTGGCCGTCTGCCATTCTTTGTATGATTTCAACGTGGCCACCGTCTACGGCGCCGCACAGGGCATACCGCGGCCACCACCATGATGCCGATAGAGGATGCGCGATGAGCACACACAGTAGGTCGACGTGCCCACATTTGGCCGCCTCCAAGATTGACATTGCCAGGCGGCAATCGCGCTTCCCGCAGGTCTGACAGTCACACGGGGCTATGCCCAGTTCCATGAGCACACGGGCGCAAGCTGCCGAGCCCGATGTCGGCACGCGCTCCCACAAACGCATGCTCGCCCGTGGCACCGGCAGCACGGCGCGCGCCTCGACAAGACTCCATTTGAGCAACTCTGCGTTTGATGCGTCGATCGCTTCGCGCGCCAGGCGCATGCGACACGCTTCGGCGGCATGCGTCATTGGCTTGCGGCCTGCGAGTTGATCCTCGTCGACGAGTGCGCGACGCCAGGCCTTGCACACGCGCGCTATGAGGAATCGGCGCTGTGCGGTCGGTGCAGCTTCTCGAAAGATGAGCACCCATAGTTCGATGGGGAGTTGAGGCAGGGGATCATAAACACTGTCATGATCCCCGCCGTCGTCGTCGTCGTGCTTGTGTGCACGATCATCGTAATCCGTGCCGCTGTTGCCGTTGTTGCCGCGGGCGCCTTTGTCGCTGTTGTTATCATTGGCATTTGGGTCATCGACCAAGTCATCGACAGTGTGTTGGATCGCCTCGTAAGAAACACACCAAAGTCGCCATGCGGAAAACATGATTGTCTTTCTCTTTGCCCGCTTCTGTATGCCTTTGTTTCTTTTTCTTTTTCCTTTTGTTTGTTTGTTTGTTTGTCCGTGGTTGCGGATACCGATCAGGGGAGGCGCACCGTGGCTTGTCTTTTGTGTGTGCGTGTTGACTTTTCTTCTCTTTCTGATCCAAATGTAATTTTTTTATTTTTTACTTTTTTTTGGTACAACAACAACGACGTGACCAATCGCAAAGTCTTGATCCTTGTAGAGCCTCGATTGGCAAAGCAGGTCGCTGGTCAGCACCGACGCAAAAGCGCCAGACAACAGAGGCAGGCACTCTATGGGGGAAAAAAAAGAGTAATGCGGCGCCTCTTTTTTTCCGCACGGAACCCTTTCCGCCCTAGGTTTTTTTTCTCTAGAGGCTGAAACTTGGCTCAACCGCAACCCACGACCGCCACGAAAAAAAAATCGTGCGCTCTGCAAGCTTTTGCCCGATTGGCGGCGCCATTTTCTTTGGTCAGAGGTTTTGCCCGTTGCCAGTCAGTTTCTCTTTTTTTCGTAAACTTGGCTTTTTTGTCGGGACCAAGACATCAACGCTCGCGAGCCTGACTTTTGTCTTTTCTTTTCTTTTTAGAAAAAAAAAGTCGATGCAAAGGCGCCAACACAAGCCCACGCCCATTGTATCGACGCGCGTGATGCTGTCGGCCTCCAAGGCCAAAGCCGCCTTGCTCGCCCACGTCGCACGCCAAAAGGCCCTGCGGAGCGAGGCCTTTGGAACCAATCGATCCCTCGGCGTGACTGCTCCCGCAGACTACATGTCGGCGCCGCCGCCCTGTCACGGCACGTCGTCGGGCAGCGCTGTCGACTCTGGCACGAGTGTGCAAAACACGCAACAGACGCGTGTGCAAGAGACCGAGCCAGTGGAAAGCGACACGGTGGAGCAACAAATCATTGCGCTTACCGCGACCATCAAAGACATACGCCGTCGCATCAAAGCCCACACATCAACTGCCGCCACCAATACGACACGTGCAGTCGAGACAGAAACGACGGTTCCAACGACGACATCAACCTCGACAGAGACAGAATCTTTGACGTTGGGGTCGATTGTGCCACAGGCACTGTCAGCGACAGACGACAAACAAGAAGAAAACGGGTGTGAATCGCGACAACGTGTGCCGCGGGTCATCACTGGTCCCATCAGTTACGAGCCCCTTGCCGAACCGTCGGCGGCCTTTTGGTGGGAATAAAGAAGAAGAAGGAGGAGGACATTGGACGCCATGTGAGTACATCTCTCTTTTTTTATCGGCACAAGAAAAGAGTGACAAAATGGCAGTGGGCAAGGGTCCCTGCCGACGCGTGTGCGCGCACAGAGCCCTCAATAGGAGTCTGGTGCTCGTTGACGAGGCGAAAAAAAAGGCGACGGCTCCAATGGGGAAACCATCGCCATGGACACCCTTGACACAATCGCGCCGCTGCTCGACAAGCAACAGCAACGGGAGCAGAGTGCGTGCACGGTATGGTACGCCATTGAGCCACAGACAGACCGATTGCCCAACGCACTCTGGGCGACCGCCGAAACAGACGGCCGACGTCGTTTTCACGCCAGCGCAGGTTCGCATGCGCAACTCGTCGAGAGGCTCAAGGAGCGCGCTGCCCTGTGCGGCTGCGTGTCGCCCACGCTGATGCACGACGCACTTTAGGTCCAACGCTGCTCACCCGCGAAATGATTCCTTTGCCTTGTGCATCGACTGTGTGATCACAAGAGAGAGAGAGAGAGAGAGAGAGAGAGAGAGAGATAGAGAGAGAGAGGCAAAAAAAAGAATAAAAGAGAGACGCGCGCAAAAAGCCGAATACGACAATGATGGCGACGCGGCATACGTCGCCTCTTCGCTCGGCGCGTAGCATGTCATCTTTTTTCGGTTCAACAACAAAAGAAAAAGAAAAACATTCACTTTGCTTGAGGTTTGCTTTTGTGTCGCCTCATTGCGGGACCACGAGCATAAAAGACGAGACAAGAAAAGAGGAGAGGCGAGATCGTTGGTCGGCGCAATGCAGACTAGAATAAAAAAAAGAGAGTGAATTCACCAGAGAGGTCTCAATCGACCTGCAAGACAAAACCCGTCGTCATCGGCGCCCATGGTCGCTACACGTGCCCCGTCGATGGCAAACAGATCCGAGAAGCGAGGCATCATTTCGGGTGCCACGACAAAGGCGCCTGGACATCTATTCTTGGCCACGGTATCAATGGCATCGTCCATCCATCGGCGTAAATACTGTCCGTCCAGCGCGCCGTCGCACACGGCCATGTGTTTGTCGAGCGCGCGACAGAGCACAGAGGATTCGAGTCTGCAGATGCTACGCACTGAGCAGAACTGGAGCGATGGCGGCAGATGCGCGCCCAGGCCAGAGATGGGTATACCGTCGGCAAATATTCCGCGATGACACATTTCCATGGGTTCAACCATGAGACGACACAGGTGGCCGAGGTCGCGGGCCGATTCAGCTGTGGCGACCAGGGCGGCTGCCGCCATCATAGCGTCGGGCACATTGGTGGGTGCGCTAGCGGCGATCCAATCGATATAGGCCGAGATCACGCAACGACGCGCACGGTCGGCAATGTCGTCGATGCCCCGTGCGCCCAAGGCCTTGGCCAGTTGACTCGCCCGGTCCAGCGGCGCCGTCGTGCGTTTGGCAAACCACGGCAACGGTATGCGTGTGGCAGCGATAGACTGACGCGCATGAGCGAGAACAGAGACAAGGCTGTCGAGTGCGTTTGTGTCGGAACGCGCGACGTGGACCGCCACGAGGCTTACGAGTTCGCGCGGCAACGCGTCGAGGTATGAAGAGGCCGTAGACGACTGAGGCGACACAGGGCCGTATAGAGCGTCGCCGTCATCGCCGTCATAATCAACATTGTCGTCGTCGTTGTTTATTTCGTCCATTGAGCAGTGAAGGTGCGCGCGTCTTGTCGAGTACACCTTGATGTAAACAATGGGCGCTGGAAAAAGAAATAAAGATAAAACGATTTTAAAAAAAAACTGGACAAGAAAAAGGACGCCCAATCCAGACACGCATCGTTTTTTCCGACTGTGTTTTGGTCGCTCGGTCTTTTTTTTTTTCATTGGCACGCCGGTCGGGGGAGAGCCCTGCTGTGCCATTTTGTCTTTGTGGCGCGGCAAAGCCAAAGAAAAACAAAAGGGATGACAGACATTGGGGGCACCACCCGACTTTTTTGCACACAATCACAGGCGAAAGAAAAGTCGCCAGAGATTTTTTGTTTGCCAAAATGAGAGCAGGCACCGATCGGCATCCTGGCCGAGGTAGCAGACCCGATACCCGTCGGCTTTTGCATCTAATTTTGGCGAGGCAAAGGCACAAACAGCCGCTGGTCGAGGCCCCCCTTTGGTCCGCTTTCTCTTTTTAGAAGAAAAAAAGATGGATTTTTCTCTAGGGGGGAAACAAGAGGAATTTATTGAAATGTGCCGCCGGGCGTATTCCGCTGCAGAGCGTCGTATTCCGCGGGCAGAATGACTTGGGTGTAGAGAGACTGGGTTTCATAGACGCGCTGTGTGGCGTTGACGATAAAACGGAGCAGTGCGACTGCGTGGTCGGCGTCATAGTTCATAGAGTGTGGCAGCGGATCGCCGTCCGTGGCAAACTCGATGCCGCGCGGCATGTCGTGGGCGACCTTGACGGCCTCTTGTAGGTCTGGCGGCACGGCAGTGCCTGATGATGTTTGGCTTTTTGATTTGAGGCCGGCCAGAGGACCCTCGGCGTTGCGTGCTCGCAAGATGTCCAACAAGGTGCGCGCTAGGTTCTGCGTGCGCATGATGCCGTCTCCAGTCCATGCACCCGACTCGGCTGCGAGTGCATCGATGACGCGCGACATCCACATCATACGCCACTGGGTGCACCACCCCGCCTCCATGGGCGTTGCGTGGCGATAACCGGCCCGGTCCATGTCCGCGAGACTCACTGCCCACGTCATTGAAAAGTGTTTGTGGCGCGCACAGAGGGCGCAGTAGAGAGCCAATTGGGTGTCTGACAGAAAAATCCCACTGACCTGGGCAGGCGTGTCAATGTGCCACTTGTCCCCTATGCGTGACACGACAAACGGACGAGATTCCCACCCGTCGTCTATCCCGCTGCCGCCGATGGTCATGTTGTCGCCGGTGTCGAGAAAACTCATGGCGCGCCCAGGGGCGCCCATATACGAGGCAGCAACGTCGATGACGCGACGCACTATGGCCTTGTCGTGCGCAAACTCGATCGCCAAAAGTTTGTCCGTGTCCACCGTGCCGTCCCACGCCACGCAGGCCAGGGCCTCGGCGAACAGGGCACTAGAGGCAGCCGCCGATGTGCCCGTCTCGGTGGTGTCTTGCTTTGTCGTTGGCTCGGTCATTTTGGTTTTGGTCTTGTGGCCCGTCTCTTTGGTTTTTTGTGCCCTTGGCGGCGCAAAAGACCACAGCCAACGGCCGCATTTTAGTTGTAAAAGGCGTACCCGTTTTCTTGTCCAATGAATGATCCTCGGCCTGCCCTCGCTTTTCCCCCATCCGCGCAGATTGGGTGGTCATGTTTTTTGGCGTGTTTGTGTGTCTTTTCCGTTTGGACCCAAATTTCCTCATGTGTCTCTGGGGAAAGAAAAAAATCTGCACCTCTGGAACCACTCCAGTGTTGTTGTTGTGCGTGTCGCCTGTTGTCTGGTGTTGACGCAAAACAGGCCGCCGCATGTCGATGTTTTTCGTTGTCGATACCCGACTAGGGCCTAGGGTTGGGTCCTGGTTTGGTGTCGGTCGCAGGCAAGTGCCAGAGTGGTGCGAACGCCCGCCAGGGTCGAGCGGCGCGCGCATGCCCGGTAGATGCTAGAAGGGGCAAAAAAGGCTCTGACGATCGTGCACAAACTCGGCGCCAGGGGACCTTTTGCCACGCCAGATGCGGGATCGGCAAACATCAAGGAAAACGGCCTTCTCTTCTCATCCACTGTCTTGTGTGTTCTTGATCCTTTTTTGGGACCGCGATAGCGCACATTGCGCGTGTGGATTTTTTGTGCGTCTCCTTGCGCTGCCGTTGTCGTGGGAGCCGGCCATGGAGAACCGAGACGACTGTCATCATTCATCATCCGACGGGGAGTGCGACTCTTTTGAGGATTGCACGCCGCCGACGTCGCCACGCCTATGCGGCCGAGTCGTCGTATCGCCGGGGGGAACCGGCGCGATGGGTCTCGCAGGCCCTCCTGGCCCGCCCGGTCCGCCTGGAGCGCCCGGCATTGGCGCTCGGGGACCTCGCGGGCCGCCAGGCCCCCCAGGCGAAGCGGGGCTGTCTGGCCCCCCTGGCCAACAAGGACCACCAGGCACTCCCGGCGTCGCCGGCACCATAGGCCCGCCGGGCGCGCCGGGTCCGACAGCGCCCGCCGTCGGCTTTAGCGGCCTCATTCGTCCGGGCACGGTGCTCAATGTCGGGCCGTTTGGTGCCACGGGGGTCAGTTTATTCGAGACGTCCAGCCGACCCGGACTCTACAATACAGGTGCTTTTGATGATACGATTTTCGTGGCGCCAATAGCGTCCACCTATCGGTTCAGCGGCGCCGTCTACGTACCAGACACGGTTGTCACCGCGCCTGGTGAGACGCTGCGACTCGTGCTCGTGCTCCTTCCCGCAGCCGGCGGCGGCACGCGAGTCATCCGCACTAGCGCGCTGCCGATCGCGCTGGGTCCCCTTGCCGGCATAGGCGTGGCCGGATATACGCTCTCTGTCAATGCCACCATGGACCTTGACGTGGGCGACAGAGTAATCATGATCCTGTTCAACGACACCCCGAATGCCGTCACCGTGTCGTCGGGTACTCTGGGCGACACATCGGCCACGTGGTTTGATGGCAACGCCACTGGCCAACCGGCCCGCGTGATCTAAACGCGCATCTGGCATCCAATCTCATTCTCCCTTTTTTGCTTCTGCCGCCGACCCCCTTTTTCCTTCGGAATGCGTTTGTGTCGGCGCCGATCACCTTGTTGCAGACTGCATGTATGTCATGTCGGTGTCCCAGAGAGGGGAAAAAAATATACAAGAAGAAGAAAGGACGAAATGCACGGGGAAAAAGACGAAAAACCGGTGGCGCCTTTTCCTTTTCTTGGTCCAAATGCGCTCCAAAAGCAAAAGAAGAAGAAGAAAAAGGATAGACAAAAGAGACAAAGAAACCCACCGTGCTGATCAAGCGCAGCAGCGCGCGCACACACAAAGGCGAGGTCGGTGTGGCCAACGAAAAAAAAGAGAGAGACGTGGACGGTCGCGCCATGTAGGCACGTGCCACGATGGATCCTTCTTTGCGCGCCCGCAGGATAAAAAGGAGGCCCTCTGTCGGCAGCGATTTTTTGTCAAAGAAAAAAAAAAGAATAGAAAGAAAAAACCAGAAGAGAGCACTGCGTCCGACACAGACCGTTGCGTCGTTGAACTCCTTTGGCCGACACCTGAACCAACGCGATTTTTAAAAAAAAAAGTAGGACCGACGATGGCCTTCTCGGCACACGCATGCAACGACCGTGTCTGTATGATTGCGCGTACAGACGACGGCACGGATCGCCGCGTGATCCTGCTTTGCTTTGATGACGTCTCGGCGCTCGATCATGACAATGGCGGTGACCTTGGTCACGCCGAGGACCATAATGCGCAACGGGGAGCGCGGATCGTGGCGTATTACAGCGTCATCGACGCGCTACCGCCCAACGCGCGCGCCTATGTCCTCGGCGGCAATGACCTGCCCGAGGATGTGAAGCAGGCGTTGCCGGCCTTTTTGGCGTCGCTCGATCAGCCAGTTGAAATCGACGCCGAATACGATGGGTGGGAAGACGTCGCCCTGGCGCTGCTTTCGAGTGCGGGCCCTGTGCTCCCGGCCCTCGTGCCGCTGCTCGCCGCTATGCGGCACGTCGACGACGCCAGCGTGCTGCCCGATACGCTGCGCAACACCATCGGACCCACGACGCAAGTAGAGACGCTGTTGATTGGCGAATGCGCGCTCTTTGATGCCGTGCGACGCTTTACCGGCCAGGTGACGGCGCGCTGGGCAGCGCCGCTCATCGGTGCGCCGCGCTCTTTGGCAGAGCGCGCGGCGCTCGCCCTCGGCAGGTCGCCCAGCGTGCGCCTGTTGCCGGGAAGCGCGCCCGATGAGGTGCTTCGCGTGGCGGCTGCCCAACGATGGCAGCACGTGTGTTCGGGCGCCGCCGGCAATCCAGAGACGTGGAACCCGTCGAGAGCCAAGGGTTTGTTGGATGCGGCCGCTGTCTTTGGCATCGAGCCGACCGACGCGCAACGCGAGCGCCCGGATCGATTGTGTGCGGCCATGGCGCGGCCGGCTGTGGACGAATTGATTTATGAGCGCTTTGGTCCTGTGCCGCACGCCGCACCCGAGTACCGTCGTTCGGCCTTTGCGCGACCCCCATGGGCACGTGCCTGCAACCTACCGCCTGGAGCCGTCCTCGGCCCCGACGATCTCGAAGCCCTCCAGTCGGCAGCCGAATCCCTTGGCATCGACCTCAAAGGCGCAACAGATCCCCATGCCCTCTGCGGTCTCTTGGCCGATGCCATGACGCGGTTTTGAGGTGTGCACAGTGTCTCCACCCCCCCCCCTCCGTTGGCTCGACGAAACCTAAAGAAAACCCTTGTCCTTTTTTCCTGTCTCTGGTGTACTTTGAGAAAAAAATATTCTGGTGTCTTTTTTTTTTTGAATCGCCCGACACATTCGCAGGGGCACACGGCACGCCCCACCACATAAAAGAAAAAAAATGGAAAAAAGGGACGACAGACAAAGCCCCAGGAGAAAAAAAGAGGCGACAACGTGGCCCGTGCGCGTTGGGAGAGCAGAAAGAAAGAGAACCCAGGACCACTTTTTTTTTACAAAAAAAACGGATGGGAGCGCAAAAAAGAGGATGGCGACTGGTTCAGGAAAAAAAACATACAAAAAAGGGGTGGAGCGCACGCGCTGCGCCTAGGCAAGATCGTCGGCAAACACATCGGGACAGAGGCCTCCGCGGACGAGCCACCGAGCGAGCCCCATGGCGGCGACGCGCACGGCATAGCGTGGATCGTCGGTCGCCAGGGCACGCACGCCGAGCGCCAGCGCCAACGAGAGCGGCGTGGGCCGCGCGACATTTGCCCAGACGGCAGAGGTCGCTGTCTGTTTGTCGTCCTGGCCGTCGCCCAGCGCCCCGTTGCCCAGCATTTGCGCGGCCAAAGGTGGAGCGTCGTCGATATCGAGGAAGCCGGCGCGTACACCGAGCGCACATAGAACGGCCAGTGCGTCGACGGCCGCTGTGCCGCCATCTTCGTTGGGACGGTTGTAGGCCATGCGCTCGGCTAATCGTGCGGTCCACAGACACCAGAGCGTGAATCCCGTCTGTCCGATCGTTGCCGCTGGCGGCCTTGGAAAAGTGTCCCCGTGTGTGGCGGCGAGCGCCACGAGCGCATCGGCACTGTGCCATCGTGTGGCGTCGATATAGGCGGCCAGGCCGCTACAAAGACAGCCCGACCGCACCACGCTCTCGGGCCATGTGTCGATGAGCGCGACGGCCTCGGGCAGAACCGGCCATGCGGTCAAGACCTGCGAGAGCGCCTCCGCAGGCGCTGTGCCGGCCGGGGCGGCCGAGGCCAACCAGTTGAGGCCGCGGAGCAGCACCGCATGTGGACACAGTTGCGACGAGGTGGCATAGACGAGTATGTTGACTGCTCGGTCGCACGTCAACGGCCCAAAGCGCCCGTCATTGTCGTGTGCGTACCAGCGCGCGATGAGGTCACAGGCGTCGGTGTGGCCCGCACAGAGAGCCGCCATGAACGCGCGCGTGTCGTTCACGGGCCACTGGCGATCGCGCGCCATCTGCAAGAGTTGTGTGTGACCGAGGCGCGCCGCCGCACACGACCAATCGACCGATGGCGCGCTGCCCCACATCGTCACCACGTCCCATGCCCAGGCGCCCAAGGCCTCGTAAGCGTCGCACGCCTCGGGGTCGCCTCTGTTTGCGCATTCGGTCCGCTGTGGCACCTCCCACGCGCCCACGGTGGAGCCCAGCCATCGTGCGGTGCGCACGGCATTATGCTGTGCGATAGAGGCCCATACATGTCGCAGCACAGTGTCGACGGCGCTCGCGGGCGACATGCGCTGCGCGTAAAGACGGGCCACAGCGATCGCGGTGAGCGACAGCGCGCTCGCGGCACGGTCGTACGTCACTGCGCTTTCGATTTGCGCCAGCACGGAAGGGAGCGATGCGGCCTGGCCAAATGCGACGACGACGTGCGCAACGCCCGTGCCCGTGGGTCCCGCCGCCGTACATACCGACATTGCGGCGGCGTGGCACGACGAGAGCACAGTAAAACAGCGGCGCCTGACCCCGGTTCCTGTGTGGTCGTGCGCGTCGGTGCCATTGGCAACGGGCGACCCCGATGCAACGACATGGCTGGCAGAGACGGCTGCCGACCCCGCCATCGCCATGGCGGCCTGCGTAGCGTCTTGGCGGCTTGATAATGCCACGGCGGCGGCGACCTGCGGTGCGGTCACCGACGCGCATACGAGGCGCGCCTGTGCACAGAGGGCGTGCACAGGCGTGGGTCCATGCGAGAGTTGGCCTGCCCACAAGGCCAATACCGAGGCGCCGACGCATCTCCCAGCCGACCACGCGTGCGGGTCGACTTTGGCCGGCGCCGACGCGGCAAGACGTCGCCTGCTCGTGTCTGACATGGCGGTGATGCAATCGTGCCATGCGCGGCACACGAGACGCGCGACGGCCCTGTGTGCGGCGTCGATGCCCGTCGGCCCGTTGAGTATGGCGTCCAACAACTCGGCCGGAAGGCGGTGCCAAGGTGAATCGGCGATGGCGCCGGCAGACTCGTGATGTTGGTCCGACGCATTGCGCACGAGTCGAGGCCGTTTCCGTGGCGACGGTCCAAAGGCCTGCGTCATGCATCCGGCGGCAAGAGGCGCGCGCTTGGCCGTCGGCCGACGCCAACCCAAAGAGTGCGTTGTGTGCTCGATCGCTTTCATCGCCATAATTGCGAGCGGTCTCGCAATCGCCCTTTTTTTCCCTCTCGTAACCGAATCGATTCGCCGCCGGCCGGTCGCGGGTGTCCTTTTGTTTGTCTCTTTCCTCTTTTTTTGTGTGTGTTTTTTCTTGTCGCCACCAGAGCGCACACGAGGTACGTGCAGCCCTCACTCGATGCCGGTTGTTGTCTGTCTCGCGCGACAGTGTCCTCAGAGGTCGCGATCCAAGACAATGTTGGCCGTAGATACGCGCGCGTGTGGCAACGTCGGAAAAAACAAAAACAGGGACGACAACAGTCGGTATGCGTGCCAACGGCTACAACCGTAAAAGGACACATTCTACCAAGCCGATCCAGGTCCGAAAATAGCATCCAATCATAATCCATTATTCTTGAAACGGCTCTCTGGGTCTGTTCGGCAGAGGTCTGGTGGAGCGTGCGGACGCGGGTCCTAGAGCGCAGACGCCATCCGAACCTATCGCGCCACCGTTTCTCGGTCCCCCCTTTTTTCTCCTTTGCCCTGGGACGGCCTCACGTTGGGGGAGTAAAAAAAGGCGTGATAGGGGGCGCGCCTGCGCGCCGATAGGTTCCCCTCATGCGATGAAAAAGAAAAGCGGACTTTTTTGCTATAGTTTGCCTCTTTGCAGAGGCGAGACGGCTGGTCCCTTTTCGCCTCTTTTTTTTGTCTGCACACGCAGGATCTCCGTGTGCGCTTTATGACGAAGAAAAGAAAGGGTCACCCTTTTTTCCCCAAGTGCCTTTTTTTGTGGATCGACAAAAAAAGAGCATCCAAACAAGCGCCTCTGTTGACATTGTCGCTTTTTTTTGAAAAAAAATGTCGTGCACTCGGGGAATGCATGTCTGTCCTTCTTTTTCTTGTGGCAATGGCAGTGCCTTTTTCCTGTGCGCCCGGCACCAACATGTGAAAAAAAAGTCGATCGTCGCGGATTCACAGTCGGGTCTGTCTTTTTTTGCATGAAAAAAAATCTGCTGGGCGAGCATAGGGCAACGGCGACAAACACGGCCGCCCCTTTGGTTTGTTGTATCAGGCCACTATGCGATGGACTTTTTGCATCTTTTTTTTGGAATTTTACTTTTTTTTAAAAAAAACAGGCGCCGTCTAGGGACGCGTTGGAGCAGGTTGTGTGGTCTCGTGTGCACGACGGCTCCGCAACGCGTTGAGATAGCGCTTGCACGATGCGCGGTCGCCCCAGTAGGATTTGGTAGCCTTTAGGCACGCGTCGAGATCGGTCAGGTAACCGCGCGCGCAGAGGTAGCGGAGGCACGCGACGCTGACGCCGTTGACGGCCTCGATGCACATGACGGGGTGCAGTTGCGCCCCTGTCTGATGCAGGTGGCGCAGCATATCGGCGCGACCTTTGCGCACGGCAGAGAGCGCCGCGTTGGGGCTGCGCGGGCATCCAATCTGATCCAAATAGATCAGGCACGCGACGCTGCCTCCCTCGACGCAGGCTTGGTAGACAGTGGCCCACGCGTGGCCCGTCTCGCAGAGGTAGCGCAGGCAGTCGACGTGGCCCGAACGCGCGGCCTCTGAAAGGGCAGTGCCGTCGACGGGGCAGCCCCGACCAACGAGCCATCGGAGCACCTTGATGAACCCTCTTTTGGCCGCCGCTGCCGTCGAGCGCGCATCGCCGCGATGGCCCAAGGCGTAGAAAAGGCCAACAATCTCAATGTTGTCATCATCATCATCATCATCAACGTCACAGGCGTGGTCTATGACTGCCTTGCACATATCCGCGCTCTCTGGGCACGGGCCGGGGCCGACGAGACCGGCGCGGGCGAGCACGGCGAGACAGCGACCGCCGCATCGAGAGAGGAGCGCCTGTCCGGCAACGGGATCCCACGGGAATCCGCGCGCCAGCATGTATTCGAGGATCTCGTGGCGCCCATGCTCGGCCGTGTGCAGACAAAACTTGGCCAGGCGTGGACATTCGGGCGCTGAATCGACGATCCACCGATCGACGCCGCCAAACGAGGTGATGGCCGCCATGAGGCACTCTTGGACGTCCCACGCGAGACCGCGGTCGAGCATCCATTGCATGAGGCGCGGCTCTTGCAGATGGACAAGCCTTACCGCCATGTCGTCGTCCCAGGGCGCGCCGGCGTCGAGAAGAGCGTCAAACATATCGACGACGTCGGCTTTGAGAATGTCCACCAGGTCGTGCCTTGTCCACTTGTAGCCGTGCGCCTTGAGGAGGTGGACCAGCGCGACGTCCCCGCGGGCAACGCTAAAGCCCATCTCGATGTCGTAGCAATCCTCGACGTCAAAAGGGCAGCCGAGTTCGAGCGCCAGCGTGAACCATTCCGATCCGGCGCACACGAGCGTGCGCGTGATGCCGGACCTTTTCCATTCGCACCCGTTGGCGATGAGGTAGCGCAGGCACGCCATGCGTCCGACGGTGTTGTTGTTGCACACAGGCCCGAATCTGCCGCCCTTGACCGCCGCGGTCGTCGCCTTTTCACTCCACGGACATCCGGACCGATAGAGGTATTCGAGACAGTCGAGGTGACCGCCCGCTGCTGCGGCCGCCGCCGTCATGGCGTCCCAGTCGAATCCCGAGTCGTGGGCATATTGGAGACACGAAAGGTGGCCGCCGCTGGCGGCCGCATCGCAGACGCTCACGTCGCCGACATCTACCTTGGCCTCGCAGAGTTCCTTGAGAACGTCGAGGCGCCCAGCGCGCGCCGCATCGACCATCATCTTTGGTGCCTCCCACGCACATCCGTATTGTCGATGGAAGCGCATAGCCAAATCAAAGTGGCGACGCTTGACCGCCTCGGCGCAGGCGTCGGCAGTTTGTAGCCACCCACGCTGAAGGCCGTATTCGATACAGTCGGCGTGGAACAACTCGACAGCCGATGCATAGGGATCGTCGTCGTAGCAACCTTGCCCGCAAGCATAGCGCGGATAGGCCTTTGGATCGAGCGCGACTCTCCTCCACAGGCGTGACACAGATACGACGCCGCCGTGGCGCCGGTCCATGCAGGGCAGGTGGCCCATGATGCGCACCAAAAGTTCTTCGGGAAGGTCGCCAACCGTTGCCCCCGACGGCGTCGAGTCGGCTGTCGCCTCGCACAAGATCATTGGGTCTCGGAGATCAGAGGGCGCTCGCTTCTTGACCGCGCGCCTGGCAAGACGGCGGCGGTGCGCCTTGCGCTTGGCACCGTGCGCCGGCATCGAGAGCGCGAGAGGGGACGACGATGGCAGACAAAAGGCAGACATCCTGGTCTAGGAAGAGAAAAAATGTACGCGCACGTGGGTTTGGTTTCGACAGGAAAACCTGTACACGGTCGATGTGCTGCGTACAGTGCGATAGTAGGATCTTGCGATGGCGTCGGGTTTTTGACCCTAAACGGCTGTTGTGCCATTGGCCCACCTTTTCTTTACCTAAAAAAGAAACGCATGTTTTCACATACAATTTGACAAATATGCACGCGCCTGCCACGGATGTTTCAGCATTCCATGCCAAAAACTTGCCGCGGTCTTTTTTCGAGACTGCGGTGGCCACATCGCTCTTTGCAAAGCAAGAAAAAAGAGGGCAGCCGGTTTCGTCCCCACAGGAAAAAGCCGACCCATTTGGACGGAACACGATGGCACGAAAATAAAAACGAACCCTTTTTTTGTAAAAAAAACAAATCGAGGACTCTTAGGATGCGCTTTTTTTGCATGGCCCTTTTTCATCTCGCCTCGCATCTTGTCCAGAGGCCGGCGCGACGTGAAAACCGACTACTGCCATGGAAAAGGAAAACGCGCTTGCATTCGCACACGCCCATACGACGATTTTTTCCATTGTCTATTTTTTTTTCTTGGTCCTCTGTCCTTTGCCTTTTGGATTCTAGTTCGTGCATTTTGATTGCGCCTCTGCGTAGCCTGCTCGCTTTTTTGTTTGTCTTTTTTCACACGATCCGACCCTTTGCGCGAGCCGACAGGAATCCGAAAAAAGGGAGACAAACCCGAGAGACAAACCCGAGAGAGGAACCCAAAAGAGGAACCCGAGAAACCCTACGAAAAGAGATGACAGACAATTACAGGATAGGTTTGGCCGCGCTGGCGCTGCTCGGCCTAATGGCCATGTCGACCGTGGTGGCGCAGCATGTCGTCTATGGAGGCGAGAGCCGCTCGCTCAATGCGCACGAAAAGGCTCTGCGCGATTTGGTCCTCAAGCACGCACGCGCCTGGGCCGAACCCAACCGCGTCGACCTCGCCGCCGTGCTCCACCCGGACGTCGTGTTTGCCTACCCGACGGCCAAACTCGACTATGACCAGTCCATGGCCGACTTTGACGTGTTTGTCGAATACTATACCAACACGACCGTGACGATCCCGCGCGACGGCATCCTCATCGACTGGAAGGTGGGCCGCGTGAGCGTCAACTGGAAGTTTTCCACCTATGCGCGCAGCAACGGCGTCCGCCAGGTGGTCAATGATGTGTGCCTGGGCGTTGTCCGTGACGGTCGTTTTACCCAATGGCTCGAATATCTGGACGGTCGCGTCAAGACCATGCAGGCGGCGGGCGCGCTCTCGTACGACGACGGACCCGACGGCATTCTCAAGCCGTGGCCGGCCTTTGTGCCCGGCAAGGAGCAGTGCCGTGCTGTTGTCACTGTCTCTTGCCCTGCGGCCTAGCCTGCGCTTTCCCTTTTTTGGGTCGCTCCGTGACATTCTTTTTTTTGTCTTTGTGTTTTTTTCGCCTCCCTCCTCGTAGGGCATGTTGTCGCCCATGCGGATGTTTTCTTTTTTTTTATTCTCTTTTATTACCCTTATAATAAACGGCACGATAAAAGAGAAAAAAAAGACGCGAGAGAAAAATGGAGAGCACACCGCCGGCACGGTAAAAAAACATGGGAGAGGTGCGGCAGGCGCTACGCCGCAAACCGCACCCCTACGCGGGCCATCCACAGCAGATGGCAACGACGCCAAAGAGACACGATCAAAGCGGCAAACCAAGATGCCTGTTGTTTATTGGACTTTCTATTTTTCGAAAAAAGGGTGACAAGAGAGGAAAGATAGAAAAAAAGACCATGACATCGTTCTACTCTACGGGCGCGCATGAGGCATTGTCCACGAGGTCGTCGGCGTTGGCGGCACTTGCCGCAGAGTTGCGGCCGGCAGTCGACGGGGCCATCGAAGGTGTGCCTCCAAAACGCCCGGTGAGGCGTGTGCCTGTCGCTGCTGCTCCGTCGCCAAGTGAGATGTCCATCCCACCGGCATGGTCCGCACTGGGCGATCGCATCCGATGCCTGATGAGCACAGAGCCCGTCGCCGATGTGCTCGATGCGCATGGAATGGATCAGTGGAATGCAGGAGGGTGCGGTGTGCTGGCGGCGGCCCTTGCCCCCATCATGGCCCGACGCGGCGTAGAGGGCGCTCGCCCGTATGCTGTTATTATAGGGTCGGGTTTTGGTGGTCCCGCGCGCGTCGTGGCGCATGTTGTGGCCAACTCGTCCAGAGGACCGTTTTTCGACGCCGATGGGTGGCATGCGCTGTCAGCACTCGTGGCGAGATACGGCAGCGGTGTGCGTGTGGTCGCCAGAGAGGCGGCCGTGGGACCCGTGGCCGGTCCCACTGGCGTGGCCTGCCCGCAGGGGGCCGTGCGCGATCTCCAACACTTTATGGGGCGTTACATCGACGCTCCCTTTGTCGTGTTGCACGACCCCGCCGCACAGGGAACACCTGCACGCAACGGCGGTGCCGTCAATATTGCACCGCCGCCGCCGCAACTGTGGACGTGGAGCGATGCTGTAGCATCGCGCCTGTACCTCGTGGGCGCCGACGGGAGCCCGATAGCGGTCAATGAACACGGCAGCCGGTTGCCGCCGCACTATATGCAAGTAGCGCGTCTGGCGCGACAAGACCCACAGCGTCAATCGTGTCTTGTCGTTGGTGCGCCCTCGACGGCGCACATGCGCACTCGCGCGGCGCGTCGCTACCCTACGATCTAACCGGCACACGTGGATGGAACTGGCATGTCGCTCCTTGGACAACGCCAACAACCTACTTGTTTTTTTTTCCATTCTTTTCATTTTGTCAAGGCCCTTGGTAATTTGCGTGATCAAAAAAGAGAAGAAACTCCCTTTTGTTTGTCGCGGTTACTGGCCACGCAGCGTCGTTCTATCTTTTTAGAAAAAAAATAAGAAATAGTTGTTGTCTTGCTTTTTTTCGCGATTACCAGCGGCAAGAAAGAGAGGCCCCTCAAAGGAGAGGAAAAAAGAGAGACGGACCAGCAGGGGGTGGCACAACTGGGTGTCTTGTGCACAGGAAAAGAAAAGCGACGCGGCTGGGGACTGGATAAGCCAAGCCACGCCAGGTGGCCAGAAAAAAAACAGGCCGGCGAATGGCGTGCCCCCTGTAAAAAAATGGACACCACAAACACCGACAGGAGATAAAAAAAGAAGGACAGACAGGCGACAAGGCACACGGCCACAGAGATTACAACAACAACAACAACGAGAGAGCAATCTCAAGCACACAATACTTGGGTGTGTTTGAGGAAAAAACCTGTGCCAACAAAGAGCCAAGGCAGAGGGCGACAATTCGGGAGAAGAAAAAAAAAGAAAGAAAGAAAAAGAGATGACCGATACGCGCCAACGCACAGCGTCTGTGCCGCCCGCCGTGCCCAAGGCATGCAAATTGCCGGTCGTGCCTACAAAGAGAATGGGCACGCTCTCGTCGCGCGCCATGCCGCCAGCGTCACATCGCGCGTGTGCACGCGCTCACGTCGAATCGGCACAACGCGCGTGGACCGAATCGGGTCCACTCGGGACGCTCGCGCGTGCGCGCCTTGCCGATATTGTCGCACGCGTCTCATCGTGGCCCGACACGATTGAACCGTTGTGCGAGGCGCCGCTGGCCGGCAACGCACGACCCGATATTGTGCGCTACCCCTACACGGTGGCTCTCACGGCGACCTCGACAGACGCCGACGCCAAGGCGTCGTTTGACGTTGCGTCGCTGCACGACGTCACCACCGGACCGGCGACGCGCGGCCGCATTTACGAGAGCGCGTGTGAAGCGCTCTGGCACTATGTGCGTGTGGTGCTGCCTGAACTAGAGGTACATCCGCGATGCCCCGGTGCCGATGTGTACGACGTGCCAGATCGACTGCGTCTCATGGTCTACAGGCTCGCGCCGTCGTCGTCTGCGTCGTCACCATCGCCATGTGATGCAAACGCCAGAGACAATGATACCGACGGCGGCATCTTTCTGGCCTATGGATTTGCTACGGCGTGGGAGGCAGGCGCCCTACAGCGCGCGGCTGCTTTTTTGGCAGCGCGACGCAGACGCCGCGCGATGCAGTCGCCTCGGCCTTTGGCGCGCACCGGCTGGCTCTCGGCACGAGGCATCAAACCCGAAGCCATCCGAGGAGGCGGTGGCAATGGTATCGCGCCTCATCCGCGCCTGGTGCGCGATCGCTCTGTGCACTATCAACGCTTCACACCCCATCGTTTTGACGACGACGATGATGATGATGGTGATGATAGATATGGCGATGATGAAAGATATGGCGATGACATCAATGAGGATGATGGTGGATTCTACGTCGACGTTCATGGCCGACTGTCAACGCGCAAGCGTGCGTCCAAGGACGACAGCCATGTGGCGCGCGAGCGCGACCCATACAATATTCGCAACCCGCCGGCGCTATGGTGGCACCAACGTTCGTCCAATCCCGATCCTATGGACATGGAGGACCGGGATCGACCGAGTCTTTGCGCAGAGCGTCGTCTCTGCGATATGCGCTCCGGCGAGGTCAGCGAAACCGACATTGACCCGGCCGACAGCGACGACGATGACGACCGTAGGCACCAGGACGCAATTGACGCCCTGTAGCGTGTCTTTCTTGGGAACCGTTGCGCACACGACAATGAGAATTTTCCTGGCAAACACTTTTCTTACCCACCCACTTGTTTTCTTGCATTTTTTCTTTTTAAAAAGGTTGGAGGAAAATGTCAATTTTTTAAAATGTCCTTTTCAAATGGTGTCGACTTTATTGTGCGATTGGTCAGCACTATCCCGTGGGCGATACAAAAGGCGCAGTCCCTCTGCGTTGGGCAGGCATTTCTGCAATCGCAACATCAGACGTGTGTACAGCGACAAAAGACGCGACCAACTACTACCACCAGCGACAATCACGCTTTGGATTTGACAGAAAGAGAGGCCTGAACAAAAGGCCCTGGACGATAAACGAAAAGGAAAAAAAAGAGAAAAAGGGAATGGCGCTTGTGCGCTCACAAAGAATGGTCTGTGCGTTGATCGCAACGGCGCTGCTACTATTGAGCGCAACGTGTATTGTGGGGACAACGACAATTACGACAAAGACGACAATCGACATCCATGCCCGGTTGGTCTATGCCGCCTCGCAGTGCGATCGACCAGCAGTCGAGCGTATACTGTCTGACGCGCCTCATGCAATCAGGGGCCTCTCAGTTGACGGTTCCGGCACTGCGCTCCATGCCGTGGCGCGTGCGGCATCAACAGACGCGTGTTTGGATACCGCCGCCGCTCTGCTGCGTGCCGGCATAGATCCTTTGGCGTTGGATGGCGCCGGCCTCACGGCGGTCGACGTGGCGCGCGACACTGACGCGCAGCGGCAACGTCCCGATCGGCCGCCGATGGGCCTCTTTCTCGCGGCGGCGGCCTCTGGCGAGCGCGCTCACAACATGCGTAGCCACGGGCCTTTGGTCGACGACAGCGCAGTCCCGCCGCCTTCCGCTGCCTGATCAGACAACAAGAGCGCCTCGATATATGGCCGGTGTCTCTTGTCCCTCTCCTGCTCTTTCCTCGGTCAGACCCTCTCAATGGATGACTACTTTTTGTCAGAGAAAAACAAATCTACAATGGTCTTTGCCCACTTTGTTGATGTTGCGCACACATACATACACAAAACCACACGTTGCAAACCTTTTTTTTTCCTCTGGTATCACCGAGGGCGCGAGCGGGAACACCCCAAAATGCATGAAACACACACAAGGTTTTCAAATTCCTCATTGTCGGCACGGCAAATGTAGTTTATACAAAAAGAGTTGAAAAACTTTGCGTATTTCGTGCATTTCAAGTATCCCTGCCCATTCCCAACACGACAGCCACGGCAGTGTCGACTGGTCAAGCGTTGCAAGTGGCCACAAGCCTGTCGACATAGTCCCAAACCACCAATCCAAAGAGAGAAAGGGCGCAAGACAAAAGGGACAACGCCACAGAGAGAAAAATCCAAACGGACCTTTTGACGAGAAAACCAAACCGACAGAACAAGATTGTCCCGACCAAAGGAATCAAAAAGAGGAAAAGAGGGAAAAATAGCGACACACGAGAAAGACAAAGAGTTTTTTTGGAAAAAAAAAGAGCAGCCTATCGAGATCGCGCACACATGAATTTTCTGAGCCGCGCGATACAGAAAATGCGTGGCTATGAGGCTGTGGCGGCCGACGCGCCTCCTCAAGGTACGCTCCAATTCTCTTTCTCTTTTGGTTTTTTTTTGCAATGCGCCAAGGACGGTCTATTTGGTTTGAGATGTGCGCAATGGGCACGGCGCGGTGGCCCGTTTGTCTCTTTTTTTTGTCTTTTTTTTTCTCTTTCTCATGCCGTGTGCGTGGGCCGTGTGTGTTTTTCGCGCGATCTCAACCAAAAAAAAAAGAGTTTATGATTGACGGCCAGTCTTGCTCTGAAAAAGAGTATCGGCAACTCAAGCAAAAGACGATTCGAATCATTCAGGCCATACCCGTGACCTACTTGAGTAGGGACAAGGCAGACGCCGCGATCGACGCCTTGCGTACCGGCAGGTGTGCACGCTACCCATCTTCTAATCCTCACTTGCATTTTTTTTCCATTTCCGCTTGTTTACGACTCATGCGCGTATCGCGTTTTCCTTTTTGGCGGCACAAATCGTATGTTGCACAGAGACCCCACAGATGAGCATTTGTTTGACGAGGTCTGGGATGCTGCCATGAAGCATCGCGATGACCTCCATGCTCAAAAAACGGCGTGAGCCTATACGGTCTGTACAGAGAGCACAAAACAAAAAGGGCCACTTTTTCCACCGTACATCGGCAGACGACTTTGGTCAACTTTTTTTCTTTGGGTGACGGCTCACGGACAAAAGGCATCACCCAACTGGACGGCCGCCAAAGTGAGCCGGGCAAAGAGGTTTTCTTTTCTCTTTTTTTTATGAAAAGTGCCACTGTGCCACCCAAAGCCTGAACAATGTCAAAAAAAGAAGATGAGAGCGATTCACGCAAACCGCCGAATCAAACAAGAGAGAAACAAATCGTCATTGGGGCGGGTCTATTTATTTATTGCCACATCTCTTTTTTGGAAAAGGACACCACAGGTGCGAAAAAATCAGAGGAGGCAGGTCGATCGACTCGGGCACAATCAATCACAACAACAGACGATGACCTGCAGTGTGAGCGCATCCATAGCCGACGCCAGCGTTGCATGCACAATGGCCCAAGCATTTCCTGTCGACTTGCGTCATGTCGGCTGCGATTGCATGATACGACTGCGCAGCGCGAGCGCGCCCGACGACGCACCGTACATCATGGCACACCGTGCCGTGCTGAGTCGGGCCGGCTACTTTGCCTCGCTCTTTAGGCACACCAAACCGGATTCCATCTACCAAGGCACCGACGCCGGCGGCTGGACATTTTACGCCGTCTACACCATCGAGGCACCCTTTGGGGTCCCCGTGATCCAGTTCCTCATCGACTGTCTCTATGCGTCGCAAGCGCTTGGTCGAGCCAACGCAGCCGATCCAATTACCGATGCAATCGACGTTGCCGGTGCGTGTTACTTTTTGCAGATGCCCACCCCATACACCGACGTCTTTGTCGAGACGGCAATCGACACTGTCGCCAAACACGCGCCGCCTGCGCCAACCGTCGTTCTCGCCCGACTCTGCGTGCTCGTCCGCTGCATGTTGGATGCCGGTGTTTATCGCGACGACAACAGGCGCACTCTGTTTAACCGTGTCATTGCAGTGTTGTCGCCTCGCGATGCCGACCTCTTTGGTCGACTTTACTTTTGCACATAAACCATAAAAGATGTTTCTCTTTTCTTCTTTTGTCTTGCTGATCGTGACAAGGTTGTGCGTGCGTGTGGCCCTCGTCTGTGTTGCAATGCAGAAACAGGCCAAAATCTGACTAGTGGCCCCGATCGTAGAGAGCACAAAAAGACAAGCCACAAGAGGTCCGTTTTCTGCCATGGTACTCAAAGTGCGCCCCGTGTCCATGGCTCCGCTCGGCTGCTCTCGCAGGCAGCGGCCGTTGTCGGTGTTATTTGACGTAGATAAAGGAGCGCTTGGGCTGCGTGCTCCATCGCCACAAAACAAGAGAGCGCATTCAGTGTTCCATTGGCATGTCCTTTGCTCAAACCTGGCGCCAGATTCGTGTGCCGTTTTTTAACCTGGCGCCAGTTTCGCTTCGTATGCGATTGCGGTCGGAAATAAATAGTCGACATTTCCTTTTTCCATGAAAGCCAATCGCGAGCGAGTAAGCGCGAGAATAAAGAGGCGGGCGCAGGCAGGACACCGCAAACCGACAACGCCAGACGCAAGCCACAAGAGCAGCAGCACGTGACTGCTAGGAAAAAAGAGCAACACATTATTCAGACATGTCGACGACGTCAGAGCGCAAATCGAACAAGGGACTCGCCGAGGCCAAGGTGAGAGAGGTGCTCCGCGCCTACAAAACCGAGGGCGTGCCGTGGGACAGCCTGGTCGAGCCCGTGCAGGACGCGCTGATCCAAGAGTTTATGCGCTACTATCCCAAGTGGCGCAAGACCGTGTGTCGCGCGTGCGGGTGCCAGTCCAAGACGCACGTCGGGCGCGAGCGCGGCTGTTTCGGCGTGCCCAACACGGCGGTCCTCGACATTGCGCGCATCATCGACTTGTGTTGCGACGAGGCACACGAGGCTCGCCAGGTGGCCACCGCCGTGCGCGCCGCCATTGCCAACGGTTCCAGTCCCCTGGTCGACCCCGCGGTAAGAATCGCCTACACGCGACCCCACTATGAGGTTGCCGACATCAAGCGCACCAAGACTGTCAAGACGTCGCCGCCATCGAGTCCGCAGCAGTCGGTGAACGGAGACGACATTGGCATCGACCGCGTCGGCGCCGTTGTCGAGAGTGCCAAGACAGAGGGCGAACGAGTGCAGGCGCAGGCCCTTGTGCAAGAGATGGGACAGCAGGTGGGCGTCGCCTTGGCCGAGGTCAACCAACGCACCGAGAGCAACAACCAGGCCATCATGGCGGCCCTCAACCTTTTGGGCAACGAGGTGCGCAACCTGCGCACCGAGAATGAAGCCATACGCGCGCAGGCCGCACAAGCGCTCCAGGCCTCGACGCGACTCTATGAGACCACCGCGCCTCTGACCGCAGGCGTCGTCTCTTTTCCCACCGCCGGGGCGTCGACGCCGACGACTGCGAGCAACCAACCTCGTACGGTCGTGTACATTGACGATGACAACGTCAAGGCGGGCGGTGCAGTCAGGGATGCCAACCGCGACAATGCCGTGATCGGAGCCAACACCGCACAGCCCCTCGCGCGGTCCAACAAGAATGTCTTTCAGCTGCCCGTGCAGAGTCGACAGAGCAACAACCAGGCGACTCGGGCCGCTGCCATTGCCGCTGCCGTCGTCGCTGCAACGCCCAAGACTGTGCAAGGACCGCCGTCGTCACCGCTCTACCCCGTCATCCAGCGTCCGCAGACTATGCAACCGCGCCTCACCAGTCTTGCCCACTAGCCCCATCTCTTTGCCCTCTTTATTTTCCCGCCCCCCCCCCCCAATCGTCGGACCAAGTCCCAAATGATACCCCTTTTGTGATCATCTTGTATAAAGTCTCATGCGTTTTTTTCCGTCATTGTTTTCCTTGTCGCCGCTCTTGTAGGGTTCTTGCCCAATTCTCCCTTTTTGACATAGAAAAAAAGAGGGTTGGCGGCTTTGCATCGCCAATGCGCCCTCGATATTCTTTCTCAAAGGGACATTTAAAAAAAAAGGTCCTAGAAAATTGGCGACGCGCATCGATGGGTCTATAGTGGCAAGTTTTTGGCTGATTGAGGCGCAAGATACAGTCGGTGAACTCTCAAAAGGGGCAAAAGAAAGTCATAAAAAAAGTCAGTGTGCTGTCCCAAAAAGTGTCTGCAGCCTGCTGTTTTGTCCGCCAAAAAATTGTAGACATATGAGTGAGACATGTCTGCTGTCGGCATTTTTATGAATCCCCAAGCAGACGAAACAACAGGCCGTAGACACTTTTGTGACAGCACATTGACTTTTTTATGACTTTCTTTTGCCTCTTTTGAGAGTTCACCAACTATAGGTGCGCCAAAGGTAGGCACATCGTGGCGCCCTTTTTTGCGGTGGACATGAGGAGAGGGAAAAATCGTGCCCGGATAACGGTTTACGGGCCTTTTTTATATGGCCTCTCTTTTGCCTCCATGTGAGAATACGCCGGCCGCAGAGGGGATCTCTTGCGGTGCAACTTTGTATCTGCCTTTTATTTTTTTTTGCTTGCATAAACAACCAATTTTCGTGCCCCGTTGGTTGGGCGAAAAAAAAAAGAGACCGTACCCATCCGAAGAATACGCGCCGGTCCTACCACCCACAGAAAAGACCATCGTCAATTTATTGCTATAGCCTCTCACATTGGTGGGGCGCGAGTACCAAAGATAAGAACCGCGATTGGCTGGTCGTCTTTTTTTTCCGTATCTCAGAGGGAGGCCGCACTAGAAACCATGGACCGGCACCAACAACACACAAATCTGATTACGGCATGGATCCACCGCCTTTCGAAACTTTCGAGCCCAAACTGCCGCGGCGCGCTGCGGTTCTGCGTGCTGCCATGACTTTTGTGCGCACTGCTGATGCGGCTGTGACCGACGCCAAACAAACCGAGACATGCAACTACTGGTGTGACACTGACGGCGTGGCTCAGTTTTACGAATGTCAAAAGTACGTGCGCGTGCCGTGTTAGCACACATTTTTCGTCTCTTGCGTATCGAGTGTCATTGCCCGCGCAAAAGAAAACACACTGTCGCTGACGACTCATGACGAACGGTGGGTTGTTGGCACGCACAGGATCGTACGAGAGAGCGCCAAACTGCGCGCCAGGGGTCTGACCGAAGCGACTGCAGAGATTGTCGACGATGTGTCGTGGTACTATAAGCGCTACGGGGCATGTCGGGTCGATGCGTTCGACATACGTGCGCGAGGCAGTATCGCCTTGCGGATGTCGCACTGCCGCCGTCCGCGCACCACGTACACGGGCGTCGTCGATGTGGAGGCGGCTGGACACGTGCCAAAGGAGACTGCCTGACAATCTGCAATGGCGCACACCATTGTCTTGTCCGAATAAACCTTTCAACTTTTAACATGCGCGAGGGATGCCGTGGGGAAAAAAAGAATAGTGACCCGGCTCCATAAAGACGAAAGAGGGGTTGCGCGGAACTGTTGGCACGACTGCGCATTTGCCTCGTGCCTCACGCGACGCTTTCTTTGCATTTTGGGCGTTGTTGGATTCTTTGCAGAAAAAAAAAGGCACAGAGGGAAAACGGCACGAGTGCCAACTTTGTGGCCAGTGGATGGCAAGGGTGACCTATATGATTTGATTTGATTTTTTTTCATCAAAAAAAGAAGAGAGAACAAGAGGAGGGGCGCGAGTCGTCGCCTGGCAAGCCAGTGTCGTCAAGAGAGCATGGAAGGCGACCGAGTCAGACGCTTGATAAGCACGCTGTCGATGGGTTGCTGGATGGCGGCGTCCATGCGATCGTGGACGGCTTCTAGCCACAAGATGTCGCCATAGGCAATCTCGGCGTCGGCAAAGGTCGACGTTGGGTCCACCTCCATGACCATGTACGTCGAGATCTCTTCAAAGAGGTGCACGTGCCGGTCACCGGACAGCGAGAGCAGAGCGCACATGGCCGGCACGGCAACGGCGATCGTGTCTCGGGCGTTGACAAGCAGAGGTCGCGCTTTGGACAACGTCCCCTTGTCTCGGTCAAAGCATCTCACAAAGATGAGCGCGGGCGCGTTGGGCGGTTGCACCATTGTCTCTGATGAAGAGGGGCGTCTGCTTTCTGGTGCCTGCGACGACGGCGCACCCGCGGTTGGCAATGGCTGACAGAGGGTTGCCGCTGGGAGGTCCTTGATGTTGGCCAAAAACGTCTCTTGGTGAACGAGGAGAACCAACGGCATACGGTCGAATACATGGACGTCGTCGAGGCGCACGGTCGTCGAATCCATGGGCAAGCGCGCCTCGGGTCGCACCGTGCCGTTGCGCCGGCGCAAACACAAGTGCGCGACCACACTGTCGTCTGGGATACCCATCGCCGACGACAGCATACCACGGGCCTCGGCCAGCGTCCACGAGCGCATCGCCGAAACGTAGGTGGCCTTGATGCTGCTTGCGCTCCAGTCGCACAGATCGATGCGATTAGCCCAAAAGGCCGACGGCGCCACGGCCAAGATCGTAAAGCGTGCTGATTCAGGCGCCATCGCGGCCCTGTAGCGCAGCACGTCGCCGGCGAGACACGTCGTCGCTGCGAGATCGAGACCGAGGTAGTCGGCCACGAGTGTGATGGCGCCGCGATCGGCGGGCGACACAGGGTAGAGTACCGCGGGGCCATGTCTCAGCACGTCCAAGACGATGGCGAAATGGTACGGATTAAGGTCCAAGAAATAGGACCCGTCGGCGAGTCGAGGCGGCGTCCAAAGCGGATCGGCGTCGGGACCAAACATGCGGCCAAGCAACGATCCGGCGGGGGCCGCTGCAAAGGTCGCGCGCGAGGTCATCATCTTTTGGCCGCCCACGTTGAGCATGATCAGACGCGATTCTGTCGAGGTGTCTGTCGGTACATTGCCATTTTGCTCGTGAATGTGCAAAGCGCCATCGGTCTCCATCGCATCGGTTTGACCCGGCGTCACAGAGTCGGCGCGTTGGCCTCGTACGGCTCGCAACGCAACGGTGTCCATTGACGCATTTGTTGGTGAGGCCTCTTTCTCTTTCTCCATCTTTTTGAGAGAAGAAAAAAACGAAATTTTTGGTATGAGTAGGCGTAATGCGGGCGGGTTGGGCCTTGTGCCGACAGAGAATGAAATGGCACCCAGATTAAAAAAGGGTTTGCCCCGCTCCCCGTCCCCGTGAGACAACCAATGACAATGTGAATTTATATAGGAGATTATTTTTCGGTGACGGCCGATTGGGACCAAGACCCGAGGCGCCTGTTGAAAAGAAAGAGACACACACACAAAAGGCTACCGAAAGAGGGAGAGGTCATGCTTTCAAACATGGCATCGCCTGCTCGTGTGCCGACTGCATTCTCCAACAAAGAGGTGGGCAAATGTGGTGCCGAGAAGGCGGATAAAATGCACTGTGGCGATTCGCAGCAACAACCCGATGAACGCACGCGAGAGATGCGGCTCGATGACTTGCCCTGCGAGTTGGTGTGGATGATCGCGAGCCATGTTGATCTCGCCGACGTGATCGCCATGGCATCGGTCAACAGCCATATAGCCGTGTCTGTCGATGGCCCCTTGCGCGCGAGGGCAATCGACCAGCGCACGCTTCTGCGCCGTCTGCGCCTCTTTGTGCTGTGCGTGTCGCACGCTTTGGCTGCGAGACACGCAAGCGCCATACGTTTTCTTCGGCCTTTTGTCGCTGGGGACTTGGTACCGAGGGAGTGCGTCATGGCGACCGCGAGAGGCCACTTGGTCCACTGGGTCTGGATGACGACCCGCGGCGATTCAATTTGTTACGGCAAATGGCACTGCGCGGTCGATCTTGGCTACAACGACGCGCGCCTTTTGGCCCTGTATCAGCATATGGAGACTGACGGCGTCAACTGCATCGTCACCTCGGACAAGGAATCTCCTGGTGAGAAATCAGCGATCGGGCGTGCCTTTTGGTCCGCCACCGTGGGGTCTTGTCCGCCGCCTCCTTTCGACGGGGCCATGCAAAAGGGCTTGGGGTCGTGCGATCGGCTGGCGCCCGCTGCAGACGTGTGGACGCGATGGAGCGCCAACCCGGCCGCCGCCGAGGCCTTTGTCCGCGAAGCAGCGCTCTGTCCCCTTTCCAAGGAAACCGCTCTCTCATAAACAACAACAAAGAAGAAATAAAAATACGCTCATGAACAAAAGAGGATGTCACATACAGTCGCCAAACCCACACAAGGGGCGCGGGGACAAAACAGGGCCGCAGAGAATGAGCAATGCGTCGCAAAAAGAGCATCTGCAATAGTCTATTTTTTCTGCCTGGCCGAAGCGAAAATTCATCCGCCACCAGCAGACGCGCCTCGTGGCCCCTTTTGCCTGCAGACCCAAGTAGAGGGGGGAAAAGGCAAACTCGGAAGCACTTTTTTGAGGTCGCTCCATTTGACTTTTTTGTGGGACTCTCCCTTGCAGCCTTTACGACCTAGCACTTGTGTGCATGCTCCGGTCCCGAATCGCTCTATGCTTGTCATTTTTTATGATCTCCTTCTTTTTTTGTCCTCTCTCTTTTGGTTCGGGGCTCGGCCTTTTTGGGTGATGCTTTGGCGTTGTCCTTTTTTCCCCTTTTCTCCCGCTTCTTCCTTGTGGCTCCCAAAAACATATAGCGCCGACAAAAGAGAAAAAAACAGATAAAAATATTTTCTTCTTGAAGCCAAAATTGAGCGCCACCGAAACCGACCCATGGATCGGGTGGGTCGGCCTATAGTGAGGTTACAAGACCGACGGAAAAAGAAGGGCGGGTGGTCGGGCTGAGGACGGTCACCAGATCGCATGTTATTGGATCTGCGCCGGCTGCGGACAGTCGCGCACAAAGACGATGGCGGGCGGCTTGGGGGCGAGGTCGCAGGCGCGCGGTGTCGTACCGGCCTGGCGCGCAAAGCGCATGACCTTTTGCGCCAGCGAGTGACTCATGGGCGGACTCAGATGCGCCCCCAGGGCCAGGTTGCTCTCGTAGATGATATAGTCGCCGGCGTCGAGATCCGACCGGCCGCGTGCCTCTAACGGGACAACGCGCGATAGCGCCGCCAACAGGGATGGCTCCAAACGGGTGAGCCGTTGGGCGAATTCAGCGTCCGACAGATAGGGCGCCAGCGGACGCGGCGGTTTGCGACCCGATGTGGCTGTCCCGCCGTCTAGTTCGCCGCCGACGCTTTGGGCAGCCCACGCGCGGTTGACGCGTTCGGCAACGGCGGCGGCGGCGACTGCCGAGGCAAGGACCTCGTCGACGTCGCGCCGATCGAGCGCACAGCACACGCCATAGGCCCACGGTACGGCATAGCGATCGATCTTGCGGTCGGCCTTGGAGGGCTTGAGCCGAGCGCCGACGGCCGTGCGCAGTCGCCGGCGCATCTCGTCGAGGTTGGCAGGCGAGCGCGCCAGACCGCCGTCGTCGGCCTCGGCCTGGAGCAGGGCGGCCACCAGTTCGAGGTCCATCCCCATGGGTGGGTGACGACGTCGTCGGTCGGCCAAGGCGCGGTGACGTGCTACGGCCTCGTCGCGCGTCTCGGCAGGGATGGCAACGTCGCCTCTGCCGCGTTCCCTGCGCCCGCCGTCGTCGTCGTCGCCTCTTGGGTTTCCCCCCTCTTTTCCATTCTTGCCAGATGACCGCATGTGTGTTGCGTCGGTAAAGTCATCGACAGCAATCGCATCACCATCATCATCACCATCACCATCACCATCATCATAATCATCACCGCCACCACGATCATCGCGATCGTCGCAGAGGTCCGCGAGGCGGTGGGCGTGACGACGCCGCGGGATCTCGTCGGGCAAGAGCCCGCCCTCCTCGGCCAAGAGGGGCGTGCCGGCGGCGCTGATGTAGCGCGCGACGGCAAAGTTGACCGCCGGCTTGTAGTCCCACCCGATGGCCATGGCAATCTCTACTGTATAGTGGACCAGTGCGGCCACGTGATAGGCCGCCAGGTCGACAGCGCGCTCCTCGTCGACGAGCGCGGTCTCTAGGTGGGCATCAACCGTAGTCGCGGCTTCGTGCGACAGCGTGTCGTTTGGTGAGGAGAGCGGGCGCGTTAGCGCATAGGCAGCCCCGTCGACGTCGGCCGGAGCCATCAGATGCGCGTGACCGGCGGCCACAAGTGCCAGCAGGCCGTTGACTTGCGCCTGAGTGAGGCGCTGGCGCGTATGCGGCACGCTCTTGGTGGCGGGCTCTTCAGCATAGAGGTAGGCCACAAGGTCGGCCGTCGCATAGGCCTCGCCATTGAGATTGGTGTAGGCGCTCGTGCCGCCCGGCGCCAGGCGGTGTTCGTCAATGGCCAACACTGTGTAGCCGTCGTCGACGATGCCTCGTGCCACATGGACCACGCGCGGCGACGTCTGCGCGTGCGTGCCGGCTGTATGACGCGACACAGGCGGCCTGCCGTCGCGCGTCCTCCTCTCCTCGGCTGGAGCGTCGCCCCAGTCAATATCCTCGTACTCGATCCCGCCATAAGGAGAGACACCCCCGACGCGGTCGAGGTCGTCATGGCCATATGTGTCGGCGTTGTTATCGTCGCCATCCGAATCGACATATCCATAGCGCGAGACAGTCTCGTCATCATCGTCCCAATGATACCCGTTTGGTCTCTGGTCTGTGGACGAGGCGTCAAACCGCCGGCGCATGTCTGGTTCGCGCCGTGCGTCGGCTCTCGTCTCGCGCGTGGTTGCGTTGAGGAGCCGATCGAGGTTGTCAATGTGGTCCGGGTCCATGCCGTCATCACCGTCGTTCCACTCATCACCGTCGTTCCACTCATCGCCGTCCTCGTCTCGGTCGGCCCAACGGGCGTGGACAAAGCCCCCGTCGCCGGGGATCGCAGACTGTCGCCTCCCGGTGCGCGCCCCGTGCGTCTCGTAAGGTTCTCGATTCGATGGGGTCTCGCGTCGGTTCAACGCTGGCCTGCCGAGGAGAGCCGACGAGAGGCGCGCCACGGCTTTCTTTGCATCAGCATCCTCGTCAGGAAAGTGGTCGTTGTCCTTGTCGTCATCGCCGTCATCACCATCATCACCATCATCACGATCATCGCGTACGACATTATCGGACGACCCAACAATGTCCTGTGGCCGTCGACCGCCGTCGAGCACGAGTGCGTCAAACTGGTCGATGAGACGCTGGGCGTCTTGTTCGGCGCCTGGATATTCGCTGGCCGACATGCTGCGGTCTCTCTCTCCCTCTTTCTCTCTCTTCTCTCCTTTTTTGCCCCCGCTCCTTCTCCCTGGAACAGCCGCCTTTCTGTGCCGAGTGGTTGTTTCCTCTTTTTTTCCTCTTTTTTTTGCCTCCTCTTGTACGCGTGCGACCAGCGTCCACAATAAAACCGGCGTGTGGGGGAGAAAAAAAGAACAAACACCAGACAGCGTGCCTCGATGACGCAAAGAGGGGGTATGTGCTGTGTGTTGTGTGTGCCGCGTGTCGGATAAGGCTTCACCTCTAGGTTACCTTTTGCGCGACGCCATCTCGTCACATCGGAGGAATCAGAGTTCATGGCGCGTGCCAAGCGTTGTGCGCCTCCAAGAGGACATGGCGGGCGCGACGCCCGTGCCTCACCCACCTTTGCCCCGATGTCGACTGCGTTGTTTGTGCAGTTGATTTTTTGTTGCCTCCTTTTGTCTTTTGATAATAAAAAACATTTTTCTCTCTCTTTCTGTTTATTGTTTGCGTCTGCATCCGCGCGCGTATCGCGACCGCGAGCCTCTGCGCGGTTGCAATGGGCAATGAAGAAAAAAAAAGGCATCTGCGCGCGCACCCGGCGGGTTGCCGTGCAAAAATCCGACCGCTGACGCCAAAGAGAATCGAAATGCAGAAAGAACCTGCCAGCGCGGCAGACGCACCACAAAAAAAAAAAGATGCAGAGTTTGGGCAAAGAAAAGGGTTGTTTCTCTTTTTTTGTCTCTGTCTTTTTTTTTGTTTATGCTGTGCTATGCTATGCTATGCACACAGGCCTCGGCAGTGTCCAGTGCGGTCGCTACCTTTTTTTTTGGCCCCCTTGTTAGGCTCCCACAAGAACCACGCCGTCTCTCTCTCTCTCTCTCCCTACATGCCCTGTATCCATTGAAGACCTGTCTGGCGTTGGATCAGGGCGGCGCGCTGTGCCTGCGCGAGTCCCAATTGTCTCAGACGCGCCGCGACGTCGCCGACAGAAGACACAGGCGCACCGAGGGCACCCGTCGGCGATCTGACGGTCCCGGCTGCTACGGCGGCCTCGACGGGCGAGGGGGCCGTCGGTGCGCGTCCCAGGAAGCCGCCGCCCGCCACGCTCGACCGCGACACGCCCAGTCCAACAGAGAGGGACGCGCGGCTGGGACCCGTCCCAGCGGCGGCCTGGGACGATCCCGCGGGCGCAGCGCCGGTCGAGGCCACTGGTACGGGCACCGAGGCCAGGGCCGGACGCGGCACCTCGACCAACTGGCCCGTGGCGGTGCGCACCACCAACGGCGGCGGTCCCATCGCTGCGAGGGGCTCACGCCGTGCGCGCTTGGCCATGCGCTCGGCCTCGAGGAGCGCCTGCTGAGGTTCGGGAAGCAGCGCCTCCTCGCTGCGCTGTTCGGCGCGTCGTCGACGGGAACGCGCTGCCGCCGCAGCCGAGGCAACGGGCTCGACCGCCTCAATAGCGGCCTCCTCTAGGCGACGGCGCACGGCGGCTTCGGCCATGGCCACGGCGTCGCTGTCGGCACGCGCCTTGGCCTCTTCGGCGTGGCGTGCGCGTTCGGCCGGGTGGGCGTCGGCCCAGCGCTGCGAGGCCCACCACTGGATGGCGCGCTCGCGGGCCATGGCGCCCGTGAGACCCGCCGGGTTGCTCTTGGTGGCCGCCGACCACTCGGCGATAATATCGCGGATGACCGGCGAGTCGTCAGGCAGATGGGACAGGCGCTGTGCCACCGTGTCTTGAAACACGCTCATGGCCGCCGCGCGCACTGCCGCATTACTGTGACGTCTGTTGCGCGCGCCGGCGCCAGCGCTCGCCTGCGCGGTGCCCGCCGCCGGCGGTTGGGGCTGTACGTTGATCTGTGGCGGCACGGTCGCAACGGTTGGTCCTGTTGTCGCGGTTGTGGTTGTCGTCGTTGTTTGTGTGGCACCCGCCTCCCGACGGCGCTGGCGCGAGACAACGCCAGAGGTGCGGCCGCCGCCGCCGGGCACCGTATGGAACAGACCCGAGGCGACCTCGCGCTCCACCTGCTCGGCAATCGCGGCCTCGGTCTCGGTCTGCGCACGCGCGGCCGCCTCTCTCTGGATGGCGTCGACGGCGGCCTGATCGACGAGAGCCTGCGCGATCTCGGCCTGACGGTGGCGCACGCGGGCGGCGAGGCGCGTCGGCGGCATGGTCAGCGCGATTCCTTGGGCTTCGATTTCGGCCTGGGCACGCGTGCGGGCCTCTTGCGACGCACGTGCGCGTGCTTTGTCGAGTGCCTGGTCGGCTAGTTGCGCCTGACGCTGCTGCCGGGTCTGTACCCAGAGCACGCTTTGCGCGAGTTGACGGGCGCGCCGTCGTTTGTAGAGCGCAAGCGCCTCGGGTCCCTGTGGCGGTTGGACCTCGGTCTCGGCGCGCTGGGTCCTCACGCCGCCCACGCCACCGACATCGGCCCGCCCGCCTGTGATCCTCCCACGCCCCGGCGCCGACTGACGCTCACGAATCCACGCGGGCGCCCTTTGGGCCTTGAGTGCGGCGTCGGCCTGGCGCAATTGATCGAGCGTGAGTGTCGGAGGTGGCGCCTCTTGAATGGGCCGCGTTGCAGCGCCGGCCGGTACCAATGCGGCGATTGCAGTCGGACCGGCCAAGTCTGCCGGTTGGGTCACGGCGCCAATGCGACGCACCGTATCGACGTCGGTCGATGCGCTAATGTAAAAGCGACCATCTACCGAGGCGCCCGCTGGATGAGGCCGGGCCATGAGATGCATGGTGCCATCGGGCGCAACGCGTGCCTCCACGGCCAGTGTGTAGGCATTGGTGAGAAACCGACCGGTCACGCCCGGCTCGGCGGCATAGGCCCGCAAAAAGGCCGCTTCGTCGGCGTCGCGCGCTGCGCTCGGGTCCAGCGCATAATAGCGCACGCGTCCGAGGTCGGCCACCAGGCGGTAGGGAAATTCGACGACAGCGCTCTGCGGCGTGCTTGTGTCGGGCGCCAGCGCGATGGCGTACAGGCCCCCTTGCTGCACGCCCGACGCGTAGGCGCCGGGCGCGGTCGCGGCCGGGTTGGACCGATCGTAGAGGAGCGCGCTCATCGAGTCAAAAAAATAGTTCCCCCCTTGTGTGTTTTTTTTCGCACGCGCGCGCAATGGGACACGACGCTGTGGCGATGGCGAGGCGTGTGCGTGCCTGTGTATTGGTATGGGTATGGATATAGGTCTGTCTATCTGTCTTTGGGCAGATGGTGCGAGCGTCGGCCGCTGCTTGTTTCCCTCTGGTACGCCTGTCTCGGTGGTCCTGCGCGTCTGTCCTCTGGCCCTGCTGTAGTCGGGTTTCTTTTTCTCTCTCTCTCTTTTGCCCCTTCCTTGTCCTTTGCCCTTTCCGTATCTCTGCCGACGACCAGTATATTTCAAGTCCAAAGCCTGCTCTTTTTTTTCCACCTTGTTTGTGTTCTCTTGTCCGAGCGGGTCCGTGTCGCGACGCGCCCGAACCTTTTGCCGTCGCGTCCTTTTCCTTTTTCTCTGTCTCTCTCTATTGTCCCCTCATCAAAAAAAGGCCTCTTTTCCTTTTTTGGCTTTCGCTCGGCAACTAGAGGCATGGACCGCAGAGGGCGCCAAGACACATCCAACACCATCCAGCGTGGGAAAAAAGGGGAAAGAAACAATCCCTCGACTCCCACATCCCTTTCTTTGTCACTTTCACAAAAAAAGGCCTTCTTTCGCTGGCGCCAGGCAACGAAAAAAAACCTCCAGGACACCGCAAGTTTGGTGGAGGAGCGCGAAAGGGGGAAAAAGACTTGTTTTCATAATCACCATAATCGTCAAAGGAAGAGGAGGAGGAGGAGAAAATCCCAAGGGCGGGCGCGTCTCAGTGACCGGTCCTGTCGCGGTGGGGCCTGCGCTTCCGACGACGGGGCGGCCGCGCGGCGACGGCATAAAAGCGCACGTTGCCCACGACGGGGTCGACCACGCCGCACGCACACAACGAACGATCGCCGCTGCACGTGATCATGCAGGCGCGTGCCGTGTCTACGGCGTGTGGATAAAAAGCGCCGAGCCACGCTAGGACCTCGCTTTCTGAGAGCCAGCCACGCGGCGAGTGGGGGCCACCGGTGCTCGTGATGCCAACACTATTGTCGACCGAGAACAAGTAGAGGCCGGCGCCAGGGGTCGCCGGACGTTGGGCGTTGATGACGGCCATGTCGCGTACGTGATCGACACCCAAGGGGGCACCGGGCGCACGGATGCGGTCCGTCGGGGCTCGGGCCGCTCGCGAGGCCTCGTGCGCCTGTCGTTCCATGGCTTCATACCGCTGATATTCCAGACTGTCGGACCGCGCGGCCACCCACACGACATTGGGCGGTGTGGCGGCATGCATCACGGGACGAGCGCGTGCCAAAACGACGGCGCGCAGTCGGGCAGCGCGTGTGTCTCGCCTGGTGGTCGTTCCCAGAGAGAAAGAGAAAAATAGAGGAAGGAAAAGGAAAAGGAAAATGGTTGTGTTATTTGCGTACACAAAAGAAAAAAACGGATAAACGATACCAAGCGCGTAGATGGTCCAATGCGCGTCGCCCCAAGGCAATACAACAATAAATGAGCACGTCAAGAGCAACGGCACACAAAAGCGCACGCACATACATCAAGGCGGCACACGAGTGCTGCCCGATGGCGGGATCAACCGCAAGAGCCATCTCTTGCTCAAAAAAGATCAAAAAGGCAAGGAAAAAAGTGGCGAAAAAAAACGCACATGCAACTCGACACATGGAGCGCGACACCCAAAAAGGCACAGGCAGAGGACGAAAAGCGCACATCTATACGCGCACACGCAACCACAAAACTCAAACGAGTTGCGGAGAAAAAGGCGCCTATCGTGGCCGGAACAAAAGGGGTCGTACGAGTGATGGGAAAGTGGAGTCGCCTTTTCTCTCTCTCCTCTTTTTCCCTTTTTTTAGAGAAAAAAAAAGTTCTTGGTTGCTGCCGCACCAATGTTTCTCGTGCTGTGTGGGGCTGGGTCGCGCGCCGTACACTTTGGGTCTCTCGGGGTGGAACGATGTTCCGTTTTTGGCCCAGTCGCCGAGGGAGGGGGGGGAGGGGCGACGTATGGCCGACCGGCGGCACGGCCAATCTATTGTCATTTCCGATTGGCTTATGTTTTTTGAAGACTTTTGTCGACGCCCCCTTTTTCGGCAAGTGTACGGCGGGGGTCGGACACGACGGGACCTCTCTTTTGCTCCCGTCCCCGTTGTTTCCACTGGTGGCTGGCCGTACCGCTTTTATCGCACACGAGGGATTGCGCCATTGCACGAATTCGACCAGAAAACCGACCGCGGCAACAAGAAGCGGGGGAAAAAGGACAAAAAAATACAGCGCCAATCCCCAAACTCCCAAACCCGCAATCGACATAGACACAGACCGACAAGGGCAAAAAAGCCTCAAAATCAACGCGCAAAGAAAAAAAAACACGCTCGCGCAGAAAGGCGAACCGATCGTGCGCGCAGAATAGGCGCAAAGACAAAAAAAAGGGAGGCCCGCGCTGATCCATTGTACGTCGTCTATTTTTTCTTTTCTTTTTATCGGCGGGTTTTTTCTGTTTCTCTTTGGCTTGCGCTCTTGTCGCCGCACGCGCATGTCGCTCGTCCCCGCGCGCCCTATTCTCTCTCTTTTTTTTTAATTGTTGTTGTTGTTGTTGTTGTTGTTGTTGTTGTTGTTGCTGTTGCATGACGTCAACTTACGTGTAGGGTCTGTCTGTGTTGTGTTTGGGTCGCAGACGGGCACGCATCTCGGCGCGGAAAAAAACAACTAGTTTCCCTAGTGGTGGCCGTGTTGGCAGCGACGACGCTATGCATTGCCTTGATCGGCAAGACTATACCACACAGATGAACGTGCAACCTGTGCCGACAACGCCACAGCCCAACAGGATGCCGCCGGATGTTGTGTTTGTCAAACTCGATGTTGCCACGCGTCGCGCGTGGATCGTGCCCGAGGGCATGGTGGTATGGGCTCTGGCGCGCGCGCAACACCCAGGTCGCGCAGATCACGCCGTCGAGCAGACAAACGGCGTCCAACGCTTGGTGGCCACGTGCCGCGCTATGCTCGACGCCGAATTGGGCGGCGAGGACCCGTCGCCTTTGGCGCGCGCGCCTCAGCGCGATCCGCAGGGCAGGCTGCTCGTCGATTCGCATGGATTCGAACGTCTTTTGAATGGAGGGCTCGTTGGTGCTGCCGCTGCGGCACTGCCGCCGGCCGTCGCACAATCTCTGACCGCGCGCATCCACACACTCTCGCGCACGCCGTTGCGGCGCCTCGTCACCACGCTCGCTTCTGATCTAGAAGGCGGCTCTAGACGCGACCCGCACGAATCACCTTTGGAAACACCGCCATCGCATCGGCCCAAATCCATACCGTCGACGGCAGTAACGACACGCATCTCAGGATCGTTGTCATCATCATCGTCAAACATAATGCGTGACGGCGTCGGCGCTCGCACCGTCATGATGATTGAATGCGACAATGACGGCGCTGATAGACGCCACGTCACGCGCGACGGCAAAGGCGGCAACAACTCTAGGGACGATAGCGGCGGAGGCGGCGGTGGTGCCGGCGACGACGACGGCACCAATGACGATGCCATCGTATCACGATTTGTGCGCGAACGCTGTGTGCGCCGAGGTGAGTCGTGTCTGGCCGACGCGCTCTATCGGTCGTTTGTCACGTGGGCGCCTGTCAACGCCCGCACCATGGCCCGCACCGATTTTTGGCGCGCCATCGCCGCGCACGCCGTCCACGGCTTTGACGTGGACGGGCGCACGCACATTGTCTCGGGCCTGTCGGTGCCGCTCAACACCATTGCCGCCTCACCGCATCCACGCCAGGACCATCTGCCTCGTGTCGTCCATGTTGCTTCTGCCGTCGCAGGCGTCGTCAAAAACGAGCCCCGTCGGCGGCTTCCATCAGGCGACGCCAATGCTATTTCAGAAGGGTCTCTGACGCACGCCACGTCAAACATCGTAAAAGCCGAACCCGTGGACGAGGACTCGTCTGCCGACCACACGGAAGAGTTTGAAGGCGGAGTGGCAAAAGAGGTGAGATGCGATCCCGTCACGGGGTTTGTTGCGGCCATCGATCTCATCTTTGAGGCGGCCGACGTGTGGGGCTCGCCCCAAGGACGCAAACTCGCCGCGCGCATCATCTACTCTATGCGGCAGGCCGGCTGGAACTTTGAGAAGCGCCGCGTTGGTCCCGGCCGCGCTACGCCGCTCGTGCGCGCCGTCGACGTGGACGACTTTCTCAATGCCGCGGCCACCTTTGCCGGCAGGGATCGCGCGGCATTGGCCCTGGCACGCTACCGCGAGACAGCGTCCTACAGGCGACTCATGACACGCATGGGCCAGCACCGCGATCCATTGGGTCGCCGCGCCGCTGCCGTTCACGCATACGAGTGCATCGCGACGCACGCCGCTGCCGCCGACACCCCGACGCCAACATCAATCGAGGCCAAGCCGCCATCTGATGTGGTCCCGCAAGACTCGGCCTCGTCCAAGAGTACGCAAAGTCTTTTGCGCCGTCGCAGCCGCATGGATCGACTCGACGCAAGGACGACACACCTGCCCCTGCCGCCGTCTCTATCCAAGCGCGCAACAACAAACCTGCCTGACGACAATGATTGTCGCGGCGACGACAGCGCTGCGTCAGAGCGCCGCGTGCGACGACGCATCTCGGTGAGCAGCGACGAGGAGGAAAACAACAACAACAAACAACGACAACAGCAACAACAGAACCGACCACGAGAGGACAGGGGAGAGGAGGAGGAGGACGCGATAAAGGACGCCAACGCGCGCCGTCGCGACGCGCACGATGACGGACATGTGTCCCACCCGACAACGGCGCATTCGCGATCACAATTCTTCTCGCCAGGACAGCACCGATCGCCCCGACTCTGCACAGAGGCGGATACGCGACCACAGCCACCAATCAGAACGAGGGCTCTGCCCTCGAAAACCCCCGCGACGACCACGGTCAAGGATGATAGTCCTCGCGGTAGAGACAATGCCGCGCGACATTACGGGCATGCGTTTGAGCAAACGCAGACGACGACGACAACGTGGCATGGCGTTGCTGTCAAAGCAGAGCCAGCTGATGGCTCTGTCGATCCGCTCTTGGTGACAATGTCTGACGAGGCTGTCTACAATGGCAGACTCGTGGACGATATGGCCGCGCGCGTCGCGCCCGGATCGGCGCTTTGCGTATGGCGTCGGGCTGCCGGTGTATGGCACCTTTTGCTGGCGGCGCGTCCCGGATCTGACCGCCGGCGTCCGTGGCGTCTCGTCGGCGGGTCACACGCGAATGAGTCGTCCAGTGCACCGAAAGGCGACGTGCGCTGGATCGAATGGTCCAAAGTGCGTCTCACGGCGGTCGACCTCTTTTCCACGTCGCCGTACACGGTGCTCTCGATCGACGCCGAATGCGAGCCACCTGGCGATGACCCCGACGCTGAGAGCATTGGCGTTGCCTCATCGTGGCTCTTTGTCGCGTGCCGCGAGTGGGCCGCCGGGCGCTGGGTGGCGTCCGATGCCGTCATGTCGACGCTGGCGCTGCGCATTGCCGAAACGGCGGCGGCAGATCCGGATGCGCCCCACGCTCGCGAGGCCGTCGCCATCGCCAAGGCGTGTGTGCGACGCCTCCACCAGAACCACCCGCGACCTATGCCGAGCGGCGATCGTGGCACCGCATGATCCGCCGTCGGGCAGGCGCCGTACCCAGACCAGACCTCAACCCCAGCCTATGTTTTCCTCTGACTTTTTTTTTCCTATCTCTCATGGACCCAATAGACCTTTCTTTCCAGCGAAAAAGACCCAACATTCCCACAGGTGCTTTGGTGCTCGCGAGCGCGCTTTTGCACCCCAAAGTCCCCAAAAAAGCGCAAAAGAGACGTATAGAAAAAGGCAGCGAGATGCTCCAAAAGTCTGTGTCCCGTTGTTTTGTCTGCCAGAAATTGTGGGTGCATGTCGCGTGGATCAAGACATGTTTTGTTGTTGGCGCTTTTTTGTGTGTGTGTGTGTGTATGTGTGTGTCCCAAGCAGATAGGACGCCAGGCCATAAACACTTTTGGAGACACCTCGTCGTCTTTATTTACGACTTTCTTTTGTCCCGCTTTTGAGACCTTTTTTTTTGGGACCGTACCGCCAAACCCGCAGGCCGCTCCTTGCGCCACCGCCTCTTTTGTTTTCGGCACACAACACAAATTCAAAAAAAAGGCAACCAATTGCAATGCGCCCTTTTTCTCTTGTCAGAGACGGCACGCACCGGGGTGAATCAACATATGTGTGTCGCCGTTGTTCAGCCAGTCGGCCAAAATGGCACGACCGTTGCTCCCTTTTGTTTTCTGATTGACAGCACACGAAAAAAAAATGTGCGTGTCATTTTTGGCCCGCTCACGCCTCGGCCATTTGGGCGATATCGGGAGGCAGCACAGCACGATGCGGCTCTGCAAAGACCAAGGCGATTTGATCCTCTTTCTTTTTTTCCCCCTATAGACCTACTGATTACTCCCTTTTTGGGAATGGCCATTTCTTTTCTTTTTTATAGAGAAAGACAATAGAGAAAAAACATGTGTGCGTGCGTACAAAAAGGAAGAGACTTTTTTTCGGGCGTGTGCGCGTGGTGCGAATCATGTGCCGATGTGACCTTTCTCCTGTGTGTTCTCCAGTGCGGTTTTTTTCCCTCTGGAATGGATCGCCACCGTGGTCGTTGCTCTTCTCTTTTTTATTTGTCTCGGCATGGACTTTTTTTTCTTTTCCGGCATGGTGGGGCTCTGCGATCAGGCAGAGACGCACACGCACGCACGCACGCCAGAGATGAGGGGAAAAAAGAACGAGAGAAATGCAGGCCGACGCGGGATCACTGGCGCCAGCGCGCGCCGCACTTGGGATTGGCGCACTGGCTAAACACGGTCATGGGTTCGTCGGCGCCGCGCGTCTGGAGCAGCGAGGTGGTGATGTCGCTGCCGCCGCACCTACGGCAGCGTACGACGGCCGCTGCGGCATCTTCGAACACGCCGGCGTCTGACATCATCGTGCGACACTCGTCGAGTCGAGTCCGTTCGCGCAGGCGCCGGCGTCCCGGTGCCGTACAGGCGCTTAGTACGTCGTCGTCGAGCGCGGCGAGCGTGTCGGCCGGGTGATTGGCCATGACCACGCGCCCGCCCGACCGCAAGGCATAGGCGATGCGACGTATGCAGGCCTCATAGGCAGCTGGCCGGCCATCGGTTTCGGCATAGGCGGCCTCTTCGGCGGTGCGGCAATAGACGACGTCGACGTCGGCGCAGCCCATGGGGCGGGCGCGACAGGCCTCAACATCGGCCCACGGATCGATGGCATCCTGTGAGAGGCGCGCTCGCCGCAGGTTGGTCAAAAGAAAATGTTGACACTGCCAACGCAGTCGCGGAGTCACGCGGGTACTCGCCTGTGACCCGCGTTCGCGCGTCGCCACCATTGATCGCGCGGCATTGTCAGGCTGCTGGCGCGGCACAGCGACGATATGAGGCAGATCTTGGGACGGGGCTGCCTTGGGTGACGGCGACGATGGCGCCGTCGGAGCGGCAATTTGGCGGCGCGACTTGGTTGGACGCGAGCGCTTGGCGGCCGCTGCGGCTAACGCCAGCGCGCCTCCTGTCTGACGCGCCGTGGTGCCCTCTTCCGCGGCAGCGGCTTCGTGGGCGCGCGCGCGACGCGATGCAAGGAGGTGCGCGAGCCCGGCTGTGGGCTCGGACGCGGCGGTGGTCGTGGACGATGTCATCGAGGCTGGACGCGCACAATCCACGCCTATCTCGCACAATTGGCCAAGCGCGCTATGAAGCGGCGACGGGAGGAAAGAGGAAGACAAACACAAGGAATCAAACGGCCAGCGGCCGGGCTCTGTCAACAGGAGAAGAATAGGCTCGTCGCTATGCGAGAACAAAAAAAAGAATGTGTACTGCATTGTCTTTTTTTTGGTGCGCGTCGTTCATGTGTGTGTGTCTGTATTTGCGTCGGTCGCCGACAAGGGGGGAAAGCGTTTTCTGCGGCCTGCGCGGTGATGCATCTCTGGCAGCGTGCTCCCATGCCGATAAAGGGAGAGAAGAAGAAAAAAGAAAAAGTGACGTCAACGGTAAATGAGGGGAAAAAAAGAAACGGGGACAAGAAGGCCCAAAGCGGTGGCACGCACAAGAGTGCCCAAGAGAAAAGAGGCGCAGACGACAAAAGAAGACAAAAAGGTCGTGCGATCTGGGAAGACCGCGATTGCTCCGCACAAAAATGGAAAAAAAAGAATACACACGAGCGATGCACACACAAACACATAATCGCCAAAGACACGAAACCGGCCGATCGAGCAATCTGCCTAGTTTCTTCTGATCGCACGCACGCGCTTTCCTCGGTGCAACAAAAAAAAAGAAGGAGGAGGAGCAAACAAAGAAAATGGTTGAAAAGTGGTGGGTCTTGGCGACGAGGACACGACCAAAGAGAGCCAAAAAATGAAGATCAGAGTTTTTTGTTTGAGAGGGGGGGGGGAGGGCGAAAAGAAAGAGGGTTGGCGCGGCATGAGGGGGTCGCTGGTAAGAGAGAGAGAGGAAAAAAAGGGGGCGGGCACAAGAAGGAAAGACGCCGCGCCTCAAAGAGATGTCGTGCTCGGGGACGAATCAGGACGACGACGAATGCTGTCCCATTACGTTGGTGCCCTTTCGCACCATTACGTCGGCGCGCACGACTTTTCTCCCATGCTGCCATCGGTTCGACAGCGACGCCATCCGCCACTATATCGATCAGTGCCTGATGCGTGCGCGGGCAGGACGTGCCACGGTCGCCACGTCGGTGCCGTGCCCCGTGTGCCGGTGCCGCGTGCCGCCCGACTATCTGGCTGACATGGGCGTGCCAGTCGTGTGGCCGCCGCGGACGCCGGTCGCGCCTCCCCCCGCCACGACGCCGGCACCCGCCGCCCAGCAACCGCCGTCGCCAGTCACAGTCGCGGGCGACACACGTCGCTCGACACGCCCCGTGCGCCCCGTGGCTCCTCCCGTGGTGATCGTCATTTCTGACGACGGCAACAACGACGACTCGGAAGAGATGCACGAGCGTACCGCGCAATGGATCAACAGCGACGATGACGACGAGGACGACGAGGACGAAGATGATTCGACGGGCAGCCTCGACGATTTTATCGTCGACGACGACCACGTTGATCCCGACGAGGACTATGTGCCGCGCGCGACGCCCACTAGCACGCAGCCGCGCCAGGCCGCGGTGCCCGACAGCGACGACTCTGGCAGTAGTGACGACGACGACGATTGCTATAGCGACGATCTTGACGACGATAGCGACTGTTCGTGCTCGACCGATGAGCAAGAGATCTAGTCCAAGAAAGAAAGAGACGTGGAGGAAAAAAAATGGCGGGCCGGGGTGTTGAGGCGACCGTCACGGCATGCGGCGTGATCTCTTGACAAGGGCGCCAACGCACACACGCCAACAGGAAAAATTGTGAAGAAACTCCTTTAAAAAAAGAAGGAAATAAAACACGCATACAAGTCTTGATGAGGACAAGAGAGACCGGGGGGTCGTCCCAAACCCAAAAAAAATGGGAGAAGGGCCTGCACATCGCGGCATGGGTTCGGGTTGCGATGGTACCGCGATCTTTTTTTTCTTGATTTTAGCAAGAGTTGAGATTTTTCGAAAAAAAAAGAACAATAAAGGAAAAACAGGGGGCCCTGTTTTTTTGGGGTCGTCGTGTCGCGCGGCCCACCCAAAAAAGGGCACAAAGACGAGCGCACGCTAGGGATCGGCATCTGCGTCCTCTCGGATTCGGGCAGCGCCAAAACACGCTGGCGGAAAGAGGATACCAAAAAAAGGGACACAAAGACGGGCCAGAAAAAGTGGGCAGCGAGATCCACCCAGGAGTTATTGCCAGCGCTCGCTTTGTGTCTTTTTCCTTGTGCTTTTTTTAATTTCTTTTTTTTTTCGAAATGTCTCTCAACCGCAGGCGGTCTGCCTTTTGTTTTTTTTCATGGGAGACGCAGCAGCGCCAAAGGAGAGCGCGCGGCAGGCTTTACAGTCGGTGAACTCTCAAAAGGGGCAAAAGAAAGTCATAAAAAAAGTCAGCGTGCTGTCCCAAAAAGTGTCTACAACCGCTGTTTTGTCCGCCAAAAAAATTGTAGACATATGAGGAGTGAGACATGTCTGCTGTCGGCATTTTTATGAATTCCCAAGCAGACGAAACAACAGGCTGTAGACACTTTTGAGACAGCACGTTGACTTTTTTTATGACTTTCTTTTGCCCCTTTTGAGAGTTCACCAACTATAGTCTAGCCCCCTTGTGTTTTTTTTCTCATGTGCTGTCTTTTGGTGTCGCCGACGGAAAGAGACGGCACACATACCCAATACGAAAAAAGAGAAAATGGGAAAAGGCGACAATGGCTGTGAGAGAGAGAAATGATGCCGTCGCGCCCATTTTTTTCCGCCAAGCACACAAAAAAAGACAAGAAGAGGAAAAAAAAAGAGAAAAAGGTGGGTTGGTATGTGCCTGAGCGCAAAATCCATTTTTTTCTATTGTGTGCACAAAAAGAGTGCCGAGGAAGAAGAAAAAAAAGAGAGGGGAGAAAAGCGGCCCGAGGGCTGCGATCATGTCTAGGCCATGGGTCCACTGGAATCGGCAGACTTTGTTTGGCCAGTTTTTTGGATATTGAAAAAAAGACCCAAAGAGATGGCACTTGCAATGGCGTGATGCATGTGCGTGCGTATGAGCGACATGCGTGGAGGCGCCGTGGGAGCGCCGACCGTCTCACCGGCGCAAAGCCGCCGACCACCAAGGGAAAAAAAAGAGGCCTCTGCACGTGCGATTGATTGTCACACACACACGCACAGGCCCGCCGCCATCGCCAAACAAGAACACGGCAACGCGAGCGCCGTCGTCCGCGTTGTTGCTGCTGTCCTTTTTGGTGCTTGCGTGCGCATTTTCTTCCTCTACTTTTTCCTCGCTTCTGTGGAGCCCTCTGCCTTTTCCCTGTGCTTTCGAGAGGCACGACGCGTTTTTCTTTTTTTTTTCTCTCTCTCTCTCTCTCTCTTCGTGTCGTCCCAAAAAGGGGCCGTGAGGAGAAGAAAGACAAGAAGAAAGACAAGAAGAAACAAAGACATCAGAGAACTGGTTGGCGATGCTGGCGTCACGTGACAACAAAGCCGACTCCGGCCACACAAATGACGCTGGCGATGTGACGAGCGCGTGTCCGCAGCTGTTGGACGCCAACGTGCCGCCCGCATTCGTGTTTCGCATCGTGAGCGCCGACGGCGGCATGGCGCTCTGCGTCGACGCACGCCAACTCGATCACCTGGACAAACTGGGCGGGTCGCGCACATTGCGCGACGCCATCGAATACGCGGTATTGAACGCGCTTCCGGCCGGCGCCTCTGTTGCTCAGAACCCGGCCGTTGCCGCTGCCGTGTCAGACGCCGTCGATCTCAATGCGGCCCGTTTCAAGGCGCGCTGGCGTCAAATCGACCCGGCGCACGGCGTTGAACCTCTGCCGAGCGTCGACGGCATTTTGAACGCTACATTGCGTCCGCGCATCTATGCACCTCCCGGTCTACCCGCGGCAGCAATCCAGGCCGTGTGGGCACGTGATCCTGCAGGACAGCGTCTGCGCTACGCCGCCGTGTCGCCCGACGTGGACGGCGGCGTCGCCCGTTCTATGGGCATCGCCGGCCAGGCAATCGTGCTACCGCCGGATCTGCTCACCCAATGGTCGAGCGCGTTTGCACAAGGTCGCGCCGCGCCCGACGAGCGCCTCGCCGTCGTAACCTATAACGATCCAGTCGCTCCGGGGCGCACGCGTCGCGCGCTCCTGACTCGTGAGCGCGCTATGGGAGGCGACGACGACGTTGGCGGCACACAGGAACGCGCCTACACGAGTGTGTCGGGCGCCCAGGTGCGTCTGCCACGCGACGCCGTTTTGGATGAGGTGCCCGTACAGCCCTTTGTCGGCCTGGCGCTGCACTCGGTCGATCCCGCACTGACAGGCGTCGCCTATGGGTACGCCATCCCAGGCACCGCAGACACGCCCGCCACCGATGCACTCGTCCCCTACGACGCACTGTGGCACATATGGGAGGGACGCTCTGACGCGCCGCCAACCGACGTCACGCTGCCGCAGCCTTTGGCGGCGGCCGCGGCACAAATCGACATGCACCCGGACATTGGGCGGATCGACCTGATCGCGGCACCGAGCGTCTTTGCGCCCGTCGCATCCATCGTGGTGGCGCCTGCCGCCCAAGATGCCGCTGACGCACTCGCTGCGTATGAGGCATCCGTGTTGGGCGACGTGACGGTGATGCCGACCCCCGTGCAAAAGGCGCTCGACAGTATGCCCGTGGTGGCCGATGGCCAACTCATTGTCATACCGCCAGACATGTGGGCGCCCGTACGTGTCGCGTACCCCGTGGCGCTGGTCGTGAGGCGGCTCTTTGGACACGTGCGTCGCGATTCGTCCGACGCGTATCAAGTGGAGCGTGTGCCTGTGGCCGTCATGCACGCAGCGCCCTACGAGGTCTCGATGGAGCCCCTCGATGTTGTCGGAGCGCCCATGGAATCGTACGATGCGCTCAAGTCCTATTATGCCGCCGGTCCCCGTGGGCAGCGCCACCTGGAATCGCCCGTGGGCGACGCCGCCGAAGCCCGTGCAATCGAGGCCGCCGTCCGAGCACGGGAGGCCCTCGATGGCACCGCGGGCGCCGGACCATCGCTCGATGTGCTCATGGCCAACCGCCAGGCGCCGACGTCGCGTGAACGCGCCCACTGGTCGCAGTTTATGCGTCGTGTGGCGCGCAACGCCGGCGGCCTCGTGCCCCCGTCACCCGTCGCTGCCGAGAACCAACGAGAAGAAGAAGAAGAGCCAGAGGGTCCTGGTCGCCTCGCCGGCCTCCATATCGAGCCTTTGCCGGGAACGGCGGGACCCCATCGCGTGCTCCGGTACGACACGGCACGCGACGTGTGGCACGACGTGAGCCTGACGCGTCCCGCGTTGCCCTCGCTCAGCGACGACGACGTGGAGGCGTTGCTCCTGGCGCCTCTGACGATGCCCGGTGCCGCGCGCGCCCCCGCGGCCGTGTTTTATCTCGTGGGACCAGCGGGCGTGCCCGTGTCGCCGGCCGATCTTGCACGAAGCGTCACCTTTGCGCCCGAGGCCCTGGCGGGCGCCGAGCGCCAAGAAGGGCGACGTCGCGTCGAGGCCCAACGCGCACAGACCGAAGCGCGGGCTCAGGCGCGTGCGGCCAACGTACGCGCCATGGCCGAGGCAGCAGAGACGACGAGGCGCCTGTCGCAGCCGCAGATGTTGGGTGGGTCAGTCCTCGGCCGACGCAAGCAGCCACCCACGCCCAGTCCCACGCCACCTCCCGCTGCTATGGCACAACAACCGACAACAAGGACAAGCCTTGGCGCCGCCGCGGTCGCGTTGACGCCACCGCAGTTGCCCGCGGGATTGGCGCGACAGGCCGAGACGAGCCTCGCGGCCCTGTTGGCGTCGGGCGTGCCCGATACCGTGGCCCTACTGATGGGCGTGGCGCCAAGGCAGGTTCGCGACATTCTGACCGGCGGGGCGTGGGCGGCTGTGGTGGGTGGACGCGACGCCGATGCCGAGCGGCTCGCCTCGATGCCAGCCGAGCCGCAAAATCTCAGCGGCCCGTCTCTGCTCGACGTCGTGGACAATTCGGTCTACGAGTTTGCGGGCGTGGGTCCCGAGATCGTGGACCAGGTGGTGGACCGCACGGCACGCGACCCGCGGTGGAGGCCCGAGACGGACGGTCAGGTGACGCCGCGTCGCGTCTTGGGTGTCATCGCCGCAGCCTTTGATCCCGTGGTGCGTGCGCGCACGGCCGATCCCGACAGCAACGCCTCGGCGGTCATTCTCAACCAGGTCTACTTTGCGCTGGCGCGCCAGGCGCGTGCATGATCCCCCACCGCAACAAGAACGAAAAAAAAACATTTTTTTAAAAAAAAACAAAAGTTGACACCACGAGACAACATCCAAAGAGAGGATGAAAAAAAAGGTTGGTGTGGACGATTTGGGCGCAACATCTTTGTGCGGATGATCGAGACAGTGACGATTTGTGGGGTCTTCTTTCCTGTCCGTATTTGTGGCGCGCACAAATTTTTCTTTCTGCCCGGTCCCTTTTTTGTTGCGAGATACGCCCAAAAAAGAGACGACCAGATCTTGACCGAACCGAAAGAACGAAAAAAGAGCATGACCCAATCAAAAAACCAGGCTGTAGCCGTCCTTTTTTCCTGTCTTGTTGGGCGGCAATGGCGCCATGTCATTTTTTCTTCTTCTCTCCCTTTGTCGATTCTATTTTGAGCCCGAAACGATATTCGCTCGCCCACGGGATGTTGCCCGTCCCCATTTCCTTTTTGCTTTCGACGCTGGCACGTCTCAAGAAGCTGCTTTCGTGCTTTTCATCTCTGTCGCCCGTTCTGTTTGGCATGAATGAAAACGCAGACGCCTCAACGGCGCGCTGCGCAAGGGGGATCCCGAAATGGGTTGACCACGACGAGGACAAACAGGCGAGTCAACACTGCATAGACGCACACGCCATCGACGACTGCAATGACAACAATGACAACAATGACGACCAAGACTTTCTTTGTGCGCGCGGATGCGGCCAATCGATTCTGCCCGGCAAAGAGGTCCGAGACGGACGCGCGCTCGCCGCCTGGCGCGACTGGCCTTTTGACGGCCACGACGTTCTCTTTGATCAACAGCGCGACGCGCTGGCGGCGGCCTTTGCCGCGCGGTTGGAACGCCATGTGGCATGGATTGAATCGGCGCCCCTACGAGTCGCGGCTCGCGATCGCGACAACGGGCCACTGTCCCTCTATCATTATCGTTATGCAATCATTACGGCACCCACCATTGTCTATACCAGCACAGTATGGTGGACGTCCATGCTCGTCGACGAAGACGCCTTTCTCGACGGTGATGATGATGATGACAACGACAATAACAACGACGGTATGGAGGGAGACATCAACAAAAGCGATGAGAACAGGACGGCTGACAACGGCAATGTCATTGCAAGCCGCCAACATCACCAGCGCGACAACGACCTCGACAACACAGACGTCGCGTCGGCGCCCAAACGCCTGTTGTCGATAGAGAAGCAACAACAACAACTCAAAGGATTTTACCTTGACGGCGATTCTCACCATGACAGTGACCAAAGCGGCAGCGCGGAGGAGGCCAATCACAACGACGTGACGACAACGGCATTGTATCACGGAAAGGAGCGATGGCGATCTATGGATGCGGTCGATTTGAGGACGGCCACAACGCGCCTGTGCCGCAGAGGCGTCGTTGTGGCCAGCGAAACCGATTTCCTTGTATGGCGAGGCTCGGCCGACGACGCGATCGACCAACTAGACGCCATCGACGACGCCGCCAAGCAAGTCCACGCCATTCTATGTTTTCGTCCAGTCGATATGTGTACTGGTATTTCCGTGCCTGTGCCCTATTAGGAAAAAAAAATGAACAGCAGCGTGCCAGTATACATTCCCCAAATCTTTTTTCCGTTATCCTCTCTTTCGTCAAGACGTTTTTAAATCGCGCACTCTTTTTTTCTCCCTTTTTCGATTGCAAAACAAAAAAAAAGAGAAGCCAAACCATCCGGTCAGGGGAGGCTGCGAGGGAAAAGTGGGCACCTACAGTCGGTGAACTCTCAAAAGGGGCAAAAGAAAGTCATAAAAAGTCAACGTGCTGCCCCAAAAAGTGTTTACAGCCTGCTGTTTTGTCCGCCAAAACAATTGTAGACATATGAGGAGCGAGACATGTCTGCTGTCGGCATTTTTTATGAATTCTCAAGCAGACGAAACAACAGGCTGTAGATACTTGTGGGTCAGCACATTGACTCTTTAATGACTTTCTTTTGCCCCTTTTGAGAGTTCACCAACTAGAACACCGTGAGGGCATCCGATATTTTTTGCCCCCGCCCTTTGGGACGCTGATGCGACCAAAACACCGGGCGCCGATCGCGGGCGAAAAAAAAAAGAAAAAAAGGACGACCGGTTTGGGCCGACTATTTGGACCTCTTTTTTTTTCTCCTCCCTATGAGAGACCGGGCCCCGCCTTTTCTTCAGCGAAGAGAAAAAAAAAAGATGTAAGGGCCGCGCCTCGACAAGGCACTATCGCAACGACCACAGGAGGCGGCCCGCCGAGACTGCCAGCGGCTCAATCGAATAGTGGAAACAAAAAAAAAAGAACGGAGCAAAGACACACGCGGCCGCACTCGGTGGCAACAACATTCGATCGCAAAAGGTGCAACAGAGAAAGAAAAAGACTGAGAGCAAGTCCTCAGAAGAAACAAAAAAAGGGAAAAAAAGAGAGACACACGAGCATGGACGACAAGCAAGGAAAAGTACGCTCGCTTGTGGTGTTGGCGCTGCACGGTTATGGTCAGACCAACGACGATCTGGCGCGCCCTCTAAAGCGTCTCCTCAAGGCCCCTGTCGGTCATCCGCCGGCGACCGTCATCTATGCCGTCGCGCCTGTTGCGCTTGATCCGCCGCCGGGGCGTGCCTGGTGGCGCCGGCCCACCATGGGACTCAACGACACGTTTGTCTATCAAGAATTTGACCAAACCCTAAACGCCGTCAGGGAAGCGCTGGCCGGACACCACGTGGATGCCGTCGTTGGGTTTTCCCAGGGCGCCGTTTTGGCGACGCTCCTCTTGCAGTCCAACGCTCTGCCCGGTTGCGAGCGCGTCGTCCTCTTTGGCGCCTCGGGCGTCCAAGATCCAGGACTCTCTAGGCTCGCCCCAGTTGACCGCCGCGTGCGTGCACTGTTTGGACACGGCACTAGAGACACGCTCTGCGCCAAAGAAGACGTCGATCGCCTCGCCGCCGCTTATGCCGCCCCACCTGCCCGTTTGACCCATCGATGGGGCCATGTGGTGCCCAGCGACGCGGCGAGTCGCAACGCGGTCGTGTCCTTTCTTTGGGGAACCGACAAGACAACCGACGACGACAACGGCAACTGTCCAGAGAATTTGTAAACTCGGACAGTGACCATTCTTTTTCCCCTCCTTTTGTGCATTCACAACATGGTCCTTTTGAAAAACAGCATCAATTGTAGATCGCACACACACACACAACCAAAAGGGAAAGACTCACTGTTCTCTATGTGTCCTATCCGTTTTCCGAATATCCGTTTTTTTATCTATGCGCGGGAATTGGGCTGTGTTGCTGTCCACGTCTACGGGAGGCGTCCCTTTTGGCGCTCGGCTCGCGAGGCGCGAGTTTGGCTTTCGAATCGACACGGTCGATTTTGGCGAACGCAATCAACAAACAGAAACCGCATCGCCACACCTTTTTTCCTCTTTTGTTTATTTTTTTTCCCAAAATGATCGACCGCCAGCACGCTCAAAGACGGCCCTGTCCGCCAGTCGACGGAACCAGAAAGAAAAGGGCAAAAGAAAAAAGTCTCCCCAACGGCGGTTGCGGGCGCGAGTTTGAATACAAAAGGCAAGGCGACTTTTTTCGTTGTTGCCCGAGGCAAACAAATGAGCACCTCCCACGTGCCTGATATCGACCTTTTTTTTGTCTGTGCATGTGCAATCGCGTCCCCATAGCAAAGCGGTCCTGTGCCCTGCTAATCTTTGGCAGAGACAACACCACCAGTTTGCAACCAGAAAAAAAAACAGGCTGTGCCATAGAAAAAAAATGCAATAAGAAATTCCAAAAGAGGTTTTGCGCACGCGCAAATCAATGGGGAAAAGTCGCTTTTTCTTTTTTCTCTTTTCTCTGCTCTCTTTTTTTCGTCAAGGATTCAACGTAATGACAATGCCGCCCGACGGGTCGGCGCGTGCGGCCACGTTGGTAGGCCCTCTGTATCTCATGGCTTCGTCAAACTCTTGCCACCATCCGCGTGGGGTGGCCTTGGTAGAGGCATCTTCGATCTTCTCCATGTGGGCAAACACATCGGCGTACGTGGCGACAGCGCGGAACCCTCTCTGACGCATGCACACGAGCGTGCCGGGCGGCAAAGGCTCCGAGAGGATGGCAGCGGCCATGGGAAGAAACGGCCTCATACGTCCGTATCCTACGAGCGCATAGCCCATGACCATGTCGGCGACCAACTGATCGAGCGGCGGCCGCGGCCGACACCAGGCGCCCCGCGGCACCGACAATGGCAGACTGACACGACTCTGGGCCAAAGGCGCAGAGAGGCGGGCATAGATGCGCCTGCCGCTCGGTGTATCGGGATGCACGCAACGCCACGCGCGATGACACGGTAGCCCGGCGGCGTCCAGGTACTGACTGATATAGACGCCACGAAGGGGTCCCTCGGTGGGACACGTAGGCAGGTCGCGCTTGGGCTTGCTCACGTTGAGCGCCATGATCACCGAGGCCATCTCGGCGCTGGTCGCCATGAACTGGGCCAATTCATAGGTCGTGAGGAAGGAGCATATGTAGGCCAGCACGTCGAGTGGCAATGTCGCCAGAGTGAGCAAGACGTTGGTCTCATCGACATCCATCTCTCCTGCGCCTTGCATGACGAGGTGCTTTTTTGATGGAAAACGGGTGACAAAGAGGGAAAATAGAGGGTCGTGCGTGCGTGTGCACTGGATGCCTCTGTGTTGTGTCCTTGTTGGTTTCTGTTGTCTTTTACAGCAAAAGAGACAGCATGTCGCAAAAAAGGGGGCGGGGGCGCGACAATGGGTGGCCGACCGTTGTGGCACCAGCAAAAAAATGGACGTCAATGGGCAGCAAGCATTAGAGCATGGCCGCTCTCTATTGGTTGATGTGTGTTTGCCGCGGTTTGAGTTTTCATGGGTCGCCTTTTTTTCTCTCTCTGTGCTCGGCGGCAATTTTTTTGTTGTCTTGCCATTTCGCGGCCATCTATGCCGCCTGCCTTTTTTTGTGGCCCCGCGTCGATTTGTGGACTTGCATGAGCAAAGCCAATACTGCGCCTACAAAAAAAGGAGGGAGAGAGAACAAAAAAGAAAATCTTGTGGTGGGGCGTCTTTTCTCTGTTTGCATTGATTCCAATCTTTTCTTGCCTTTTCCCTTCTTGTCCGGTTGTCTTTTTTTGGGAAACAAAAGCTGGCTCGGTAAAAAAAGCGGGTTGTCGACGCACACAGCGCACGACGGGTATGCGTCCGTGCGCGCGCCCGTCTATCTTTTTTAACAAAAAAAAGGAAAATGTCGACCTTTTAAAATCGCACCAATCGCATAGGCTGCGCTGCGGGGCGGGACCGAGACAAAAACACAGACGCGCGTCGCAACCCCGGCACCGACAAAGAGAGGCCAAAAGAAATTCACCGCACACCTCTCCCCAGCCGCAGCAGAAAAACAACGCCATCCTGGGCCAAGGACGCGAGACAGCGATTGGCAGACGATTGAGATTTTTTCCAGGCCTTTTTCGACAAGAGAAAAAAAGCCGAGGACAAAAAAACACACGGGAATACAAGAGGAAAGAGGTCAAAGAAGGGCGTCACTCGCTATGGGCGTCGTCAACAACGACAAAAAGTGGCGGCCTACCAGATCGTGCGGTCGTCGCACCATTGCGGTCCTCTTTTGCGCTGTCGGCATTTTATGCTTTGGGATCGCCGGTGCGGTGTTTGGCATGTGGTACGCCGACGGCCTCGGCGACGACGTGGCGCTCGAAGCGCGTATCGTGCGTGCAGAGTGCCTTGTGTTGCAGCCCATCGCAGACGACTTTGCTGACCTCCCGCGGGTGCGCTTTTACGCGCCCCTCGCCGCCGAGTGGATCGAAACACGACTCGTGTCGGCCCTTGGACGCCATCCGAGGCGCACGAGACCGTCTTTGGGCTTTTGGACGCGCCATCCGCCCGGCCACGTCGTCGCATGCTACTATGATCCGCAAGATCCTGAACTCGCCGCTGCACTGTGGCCACACGTGGGCTCGCTCTATGGTCGCATCGCGGCGTGCGCAACGGTCGTCTTGGTTCTGGCTACCGTTGGCGTCATGGCGTGCTATGCCGCTGCAGCCTATGCCATCGCTGGGACGCGCAAGCACACCGACGATCACGGCGATGTGGAGATGGATCCAACCGGCCCGCTGATCTAGTGGATACCTCCCTCCTCCCTTCCCCCTTTTGTCCCATATGCGCCTTTCGCCCACCGGTGCACTTTTTCCTTTTTTTTTCTCCTTGCGCGGGTCGAAACAAGAAAAAGAAATTTTTTTGAAAAAAACAAAAGGGGAAAACCCGCTGCGTCTCTTTCTCGGTTGTGTCCTGGCGTTGTTTGTGTCCTGCCTGCGTCCTGCTCGGGAGGCAAAAACAAGGAGCGAGAGAAGAGGAACGGACCCGAAAAAGGAGGGGGAAAGCGCCAAAAGACAAAGGAAAAAAACAAGTCGACACACGTCTCTTGGGGCAATGTTGCCCAAAAAAAAAAGAATCGGCATGGACAACGTGGCCGTCGCCACACGCCGACAATGCCTCTTGTTTCGCGTCGCGATTCTCGCACCCCCCTCTCATGGCAAGAGCGACCTGATACGTAGGCCCCTTGTCTCTCCTGGCGCCACCGCCGAGACCGCCTGGCCCATCGTTTTGACGACGACGACAGCAACACTCGATCGTCGCTGCATTTGCGCGCCAGCCACTACGCCACGGCGCAGGGCGAGAAAAAGCGATACAAAACAAAAGAGAAAAACGATTCAAAGAGGGGAGAAGGCCCCCCAAAGGCAGGACCGTCTTCTGATCGACTTGGACTGATTCACCGACCGGCTCCTATGAAAGCCATCGTCGCCGTGATGGAGCGCGCAGCGCAGGCCCTCGGCGTTGGCACAAAGGCGCCGCCAACGCTATCCGACGCCACCATGCTCGACGAACTAGAGGCCCTGTGGCAGCCCATGGTGGCCGTGCCTCGCACCATCGCCATCGAGCGTGGCACATTCTATGCCGACGACGACACGCACACGGCTAGAGACAGCGTCGGCGAGCACGCCGCCTCGCTAACGTCCACGGCAACTACGACGTCATCGAGTGCAGCGTGGTGCGTCATCGACCTTGATGGTCGGGTGCTGTCATGTGAATCGCGCGGGCTCTGGTGGGACCCCTTTGTCGTCGTGTTGCCTGCCGACTCTTTGTCATCATCATCATCCTCCTCATTATCATCCTCCCTATCGTCGTCCCTGTCATCCTCGGGAGAACGTGCGCTCGCGCGCGACGACCCGGCAGAGCGCCACGACAGCGACCACCGCGTGCTCTTGCAGAGCGTCAACCGGGCGCATGCCGCCTCGTGGTGGTGCGAGATCGTGCGCGGACCACACGCGCGCGACGCCGAACGCTCGATCTACTATACCAATCTCACCTTTAGCGACGTCGCCATCGAACCGCAGCGCGGCATCATTTCCGGCGCGCGATTGCGCACGCAGAACCGGAAAAATGGCGCCTAGGGACGCCGTGTCCGTGTGTATGTGGCCGACCACCCAACAAGGAACGACGCAGGGCCTCCCTGCCGCTCCATCTTGCAAAAGGCAGCAACAACAACGACAACAGCAACGGGGGTAAGAAAAGAGTCCAGGCGCATTGGTCCTTTGCCCTGGGTTCTTAATCTTTCTCCTTTTCATTGTCTTTGTTTTTTTTAAAAAAAACAGCATGCACGGGCGGCGATCCTCTGCGCCCTTTATCTTTTTTTTTTCCTGTTCGATATGCCTCATTGGCAATGACAATAAAAACGCATTCTCAGGAATGCCGGGCGCCTGGGATCACGGTCGGCCCGTTCTGTTTGTTCATTTGTGTCTTTTTTTTTTTTATTTTACGCACAATGGCATCACACAAAGTCGCACTCCATCTCAAAGCCACCACGGTCCGGGTCGACAATGCACTGCGCATTCCCGGTACGCGGAACGCCCGGCCTGGCTGCCGCGGGCTGACGCGGCACGCACGACGCGACGAACCCGCCCCGCGCGTCGGCGCTCACCACGCAATCGAATCGCACGTCGTCATCTATGCGCGACGCCGCGGCACCCACAACGGGCGCGCCATAGGATGACGCTGGCGCCACGCCAAAGGGCGCCGTTGCTACGGGTGCCTGCACCAACGGGATGGGGCGCGCGTACGCCAATGGGTCCGAATAGTAGGTCATCGCCATTGTCCTCTTTTTTTCCGCCTCTTTTTCCCCTCGCTACCAAATGGCAGTCGAAAGTGTCGGCTTGTGTGTCGTCGCTGTCGATACGCTGTTGATGTCCACAGAGACCCAGAGGATGTGACTCTCTCTTTTTTTCTCCTGCCCGTGCAATGCCTCAGTCAGGCAAGGGGAGCACAATGCAAGACGCGCTATCAAGGGATGCGGGGAAGACAAAAAAGGGCCAAAAGACGGCGTAAAAAGAAAGAAAGAACGTGCGAGATTATTCATATAGGCCGTCAAAAAAGCACCAACAGACAACGATCATTGTCTATTTTGCGGCATGCGCCTTTCTTTTTTTTTTCATCTGGTGCGAATAAAGAGCGTGCTCTTTTCACTAGTAGGTTCTCGGACGCAACCGAGACGGCCACAGCGAGCCCAGGCGCGCGTCCCTCGGCACCGCGCCCATGCCCGCATACACGAAACCGCGCACTCCACGCCTACGACAAAAAAAAAAAGAAAAGAGAGAGATACACAAAAGGCGAGTGCGGGCTGTTGTCATGCGGTGACCGTGGCGGCGCGAAGGGGGGGGGGGTGCCCTCTAGCACTTGCAAAAGGTGGCATGAACGACCGAGCGCCCAAAGACTGTGCGGCACAAAAGGGGGAAAAGACACATGGAGCCAGAGGATGCTCTTGTCGACAGTGGTCGCGCGTCCGATTCTGATCTTGCCCGTAACAACACCGACGGTGACACCGAGGACAGTGCCGCCCATCACGAGGACACACTGTCGCCGGCTCTCGCCCTCGCTACCGCGCGTCTGCGGTCGTGCGCAGCGCACGGAGGGCCCGCGACGGCGCGCGATCGGGCCTTTTTGAGCGTGCTCACAAAAGAGGCCAATCTTTTGCCCCCCGGCGCTGGCCGGGCGTCGATGGCCTGCGTGTGCGACCTCTACCTCCCGTTTTGGACGGCGCTGCAAGCCATCGAGGACGTCCACCCAGGCACTGTGGGCCTCGTGCCGTGGCCGCCTACGCCGCTCTCTGTCTATTTGTCAGCAGCCGACGGCTCAACACGTGCCGCCCAGCGGCGCGCGCGGGGCGAGCAATTCGGAGCCCCTTACGGACCCGAGCGTGCCTATGCTCTGGCCGCTGCTTCATGGGATGCTTTGGCAACGGTGATCAACGACAACAACAATAACAACAATGGCAGCGGCAACAATAACAACAATAATAACGACAATGATGGTGATGATATGGATAGGCGCGTAGGTGCGGCCATGTGCTTGGGAGACGTTTTCTACCGTGTCGTTGTCGAGCGCGCCGATCCGCGCATCGAAACCACGCTCCTTTGGGAGGCGTCATTGACCACTCCTGCAGGTGCCACGGTGGCATCCCTCGTCGCGCGCTCTGACAATGTCGCCATGGACAATGCGCTCTCCCTCACCGAAAAGACCAACCACGACAACAACCTTGCAGAACCGTCGCTGCGGCGGACAACGGTAGCACGTGCCGCCGACATGCGGTTTGATTTCGGTGGGTCGGGCGCGCGTGCACTCGGACCCAGCGCCGTCGCTCTAGAGACAGTGTATGTGCGGCGCGCAAGCCGCATGTGGCCGTCGCTCGTGTGCGCTCTGCTTTATGCCGCGCTCGGAGCGGTCGTGTCTGACGACGCCACTCTGTGTCCGTTGCGCCTCTTGCCCACGGGCGCTGATTGCGCCGTGGCGCGTGCCGATCAACGCGGTCTCGGCATCGCGCTGGGGTCGATGCTCGCCGCTCGCGACCTCTAGACACCGCCCTCTTGCCAACCCAATCAAATATCTCCCCGCCCTCTGTGTGGTTTTTTCTCTACTTTTTTGTGTGCCCTCGGTTTTTGCAATAGATCTTTTTTTTTCCGCAATGAAGCGACTGCGCATCGTCGACGGCGCCTTGGCCCGTCGCCCCTTTTGCTTTGTGTTGTTGGAGAAAAAAAACACCCTTTCTTGGCCTTGTCGCCAACACGCGCAACCGACAATAAACAAAGGAGCATCAAAGAGGAAAAAAGGAGCGGTCCAGAGACACGACCAATGGGGAAAACAAAAGAAGAGAGCCATACCGCGACAAAAGAAAAAAAGACTCAGGGACGCAACACGGGGACGAAAAAGAAAGAGGGAGTGACAACAGCAGGCGTGCCTGCATTGTTCATGTCGTAATTCTTTTTTTTCTTCTCCCGAATAGGGCAGCCCAATGCGCAGTTTTCTTTTCTGAGAGACCCGCCTTTTTTGCCTCTCCTTTTGAGCGACCTACAGCCTTTTTTTTCTTGGCCCTTTGTGTTTTTTTCCTATCTTTTTTTGTTGGCCCCGGTCGGCGAGATTTATCAGGTCTGTCTCTAGATTGGGGGAGGGGGTGCATGCGCGTCCTTTTTGGCTCTCTCTTTCTTTTTCTTGCCTCTTTTTTTATTTGTCTTTTTCTTTGTCTGTTTTTCGCTCGGTGGCGCCCGCGCGCGGCGTTGCCTTGCAGCAGCAGCGGCAGACCCTAGCCGATGATGCGCGAGAGCGTGGCGAGATCGAGGGTCGCCTCGCCTCCGCGGCGACTCGCCGTGGCGGCCGCGCGTCGGGCAGCCGCCGACGAGGCCATGTAGGCCGCCGCCGTTGCGCTCTTTTCGTGACACACGCGGACGACGCGCTCTTCGGCCGTGCCGGCGGCGAGGATGTTGTAGACGGTGACCGGACGCGTCTGTCCAACGCGCCAGCAGCGCGAATAGGCCTGCTCCTGGACGGCGCTCGTCCACCACGGTTCGAGAAAGAGGCAGTGGTTGGCCTCGGGCAGGTTGATGCCCTCGGCGCCCACCTTGTAGGTCATTAGCAGAACGCGGGGTCCGCCAGGCGCACGAAAGGCCCGAAGGATAGAGTCGCGGTCGGCCTTGCGTGTGTCGCCGTCGATCTGCACAACGGCCATTTCGGGCAGGCGCTCAGTTATGGCGTCGGCCGCCAGGTCGAGCGCGGCGGCAAAGGACGAGAAGACGAGCGCCTTTTCGCCCGTGGGCATCTGTCCGAGTATGCGTGTGACGGCACGCATCTTGGCACTACGGGTGCCGGCACGCGATCGCCTGTTCAAACACCACATAGCCAGGCCCATACCGCTTTCGCGCGCATCATCGGCCGCTATCTCGGCCGGATCGCCCTCGTCGAGGATCTCGACCACGGGCGCCGTTGTTGTTGATGTTGTTGATGAATAGGTCGTGGGCGTCGAGTCTGTATCTGACCTCATGGATTGTGGCAATCGCCGACGCATGGGTATCCGGAGCACGTCTGGACCGGGCTGAGAAGAGGAGGCAGGAGTAGTCCCCGCCCTCGACGTCGTCGTCGTCGTAGTCGTCATTGTCGAAGCACCGGGGTACCGTGGTCGCATCACAGTAGTCACGGTGACTGTCTCTTGCCTGCTCGACGCTGTTGTTGTTGATGATGATGACGACGTTGTAGTCGGAGACGTCGTTGGACCCGATGGCGGCACGGTGCGATCTAGGGTCGGACGCGGGACAGACGACAATGGCGCGGTGCCTGGATCATTGCGCGCCTGGCATGAGCCCAGTGTCATGGCCAACGTGCCAGAGGGAGTCGCCGCCGTCGGGCGCGAACCTGGATCGTCGCGTGCCGCGGCGTCGCTCACCGTGACCGCAGCATCGTCGGCGCGTCTGAGGACGCGCATGATGCTGTCGCGCGTGGTCGTGTCCTCTCCCACCGTCATGATATGGGCGCCGATGGCCACCTGGCGCATGCGCGTAAACATGGACAAGAGGCACGCGAAATTACTTGCGCGGGCGCGTACGTCGTCCAGCGCCGATCGCGCCAGGCCCTGCACGGCGTCGTAGGTGGCGCGCTCGGGTGCACTCAGCGTAACCACAATCTCGCGATGCAAGAGCGGCGGCAGCGTGGGCACCGTCGACTCTGAACGGATCTGCGACGTCTGTGTGGGCGCACGCGCACGGGGCGACAGAGGCAGAGGCGACTGGGCAGCGCGGCCGGCTGCGGCGACATCTTGCCCCTGATCTTGGTGACCGACGACGAGCACGGCCTCGGCCAGACGGTGACGTGTGTAAAAGGTGGGGCCGTCGCGCTTCCACACCGCCCTCGACGCGATGCCCGTGTAGCCGACAAACCGCAACTGAGCCCAGATGTCGGTGTGACTGTTGCGGATGGGGGTGCCGGTAAGGCACCACTTGTAGCGCCCGTAGAGCGCCATCATGGCGCGGTAGATGCCCGTGGTCGGATTGGCAAACCTTTGGGACTCGTCGCAGATGACACGCTCCCAGCACGTCCCATAGAGCACGGCGGGCCCGACGAGGTCCGGACGATCGGCGCGTGCTCGCGGCCGCGTGTGCACCACGGTGATGCGCCCCTTGGGACCCCGTTCGAGGCAGTCCTCGTCATACTGGCCGCGGCGGCACTCGGCGGCGCACACATCATACGTGGTGAGGACAAAGTCGTACCGGCTCAGCGCCTGGCGATCAATGGCGCGCATCGCCGCGGGACTCATATAATCTGAATGCAGATAGAGCGCGCGCACGATCGGCGCGCCCGTGGCATCGACGGCACCAAAGAATTTGGCCACGCCGCTCGTGTGCCACTCTTTGAGCACGGGGCGCGAGCACACGATGAGCGTGGGCATGTCGCCGCGCGGCGCCGTGAGGGCCAACGACAGTGACGTGGGCGTCTTGCCCAGGCCCATGCGCATCGACAGCACGCCACCGCGCAGGCCGTACACGCGGCCAGGCTCGACGGCCTCGCGTCCGCGCATCCACGTCAACGCGTCAACTTGGTGAGGCAACAGAGCATATGGCGCCGCGGAATCCGGACCGGCCACCATAGGCAAGCCACGCAACGGGTGACCCCACCACTGTTGGACGACGGAGCGCGCGGCATCGATCGTGGCCAGACGCAACGCGGTCGTGGCATCGACGCCCGTGAGATCCGCGCATGTGAGCGTGCCCGCGTGGGCCTTGGCTGCGAGTACTTCGTCGAGCGGCACCTGTTGCGAATCGGGCACGCGCGCACGCGCCCACGTCTGGTCGCGCGTGTCTGTTTTGCGGCGTCGCGTGGATCTCACACGGTACTCGTCGCTATCGTCGCCATCATCGCTATCATCATCACCATCACTGTCCTTGCTGTACCGGCCGTCACCATCATCACCACTATCGTCGCTATCGTCACTCGTGTCGCCACTATTATGATCATCACCGCCGACGGATTTGGTTTCCTTTTCACTCTTGTTGTTGTTGTCGCCATCGGCAGGACCGTACTCGGCCTCGTCACCATCGCTCTCGTGACCGCTGTCGGTATCATCAAAAGAGCAACTGGCGTCATTGTTACTGCATCGGTTTTCACCATCATTGCTCTGTGCCGCAACGTCTTTGCGCGAGTCCACTTGGTTCTCGCTGTCACTTTCATTGCCATTGTCGCTAGAGTCATTGCTGATGTTGTTATCATCCTGTGTGTCGGTCGGATGTGCCACTGTTGCCGCATCGCTGTGACCATCGCCGTCAGTGTTTGGTGCCGGGTTGGACGAAAGAGAGTCGATAGGACACACACAAGGGACAGGGCTTTCGACTGCGTCCGCATGGCACTCGCCACCGTCTCTTGTCTCGACAGAGTTGTTATCGACATTGCGTACGCCACTGCGATTGTTGCTGCTGCGTTGGTTCACGTCGGGATCTTGGTCCTGTCGGCCTCCAGTGAGAGAGGCTCTTGTGGCCAACGCGACAGGCGCTCGGCCCATGGTTGATATGCAAGGAGCGCCGGCAAAAGAGGGCACATCGGGGTCATCCTTGTGCGCTGTCGCGGGCACAAGAGCGGCACGAGAGGCATCTGCAGCAGCTGTCGACACGCCGGCATGTGCTGGCCCGATGGGACGCGGCAGGCTGTCACGATTCTCAACGTGTCGGCTGCCGTTGACGCCATCGTCGTCATTGTCTCCGATGAGATTGATACGCATGGGGCGATGCGTGGTGCCTCTTTTGTTTCCCCTTGCCGATCGGGTCGGCCTCGGCACGCGTACAGTAAACTCGCTCATTGCGCCCGCGGTCGTCGCTTTTTTCCCCTCTTCTTTCCTTGGTTTCCTTTTCTGTTCTTTGAGGGTGTTCCCCTTTGCGGCAACGAGGCAGGGTCTTTTTTTACCTTGAGCGCGCAGGCGACGACAAGCAGCAGCACCAACAGTAGCACCGGCGGCACGAGCAGCCCTTGTCTCGTATCTTATCTTTTGGCCCGCGCCCCCTTTGCCTCCCTGCCTCTGCAGGGGCCGAGCAGCACCGACAACACGACGCCCGCGCATCCAGTTTCTTGTGCCCCTTTTTCTGTTATCCCCTCAAAAAAAAACAAGAAAATGTCGACAAACCCAAATGCCGCCATTAGACCTACGATTGGTCAGAAAAAGGCAAGGTTTTTGGTCTGGGCGTCCATCCACTTGGTTGTTGGCCGCTCTCTTTTTCCCCCCAATCTATCGCTCATCGGTCTACGGCGCAGGCTCCCTGGTTGGCCGTGCCTGCTCCACCCCTTTTTTTTCCTGACCGAGCACGCAAAAAGGTCTCTGACGATCTCGCCTCTTTATCCCGAGACCAAACCTTGGGACGTGCACCAACAGCAAACAAAGAGAACCGAAGAAAAAACAGAAAAAAAAGAGAGGGGGCACGATAGGAGCCCCTAGAAAAAACCGACTCGACCGACAGTCGCCCGAGTGCATAAAAGGGGCCTTTTTCTTTTGACAAGACAGAAAAGGACCAAGACAAAAAAGGAGAAAAGAGAAAAATGGACGGCGGCGGTCTTCTCTGGCCTGCGGGACCGGCGCCGACCGAGAATGTCGATACCTGCGCTAGCCGCTGCGTCGCCTCTCCCCTGCGCAACACATGTCGGCCTGTGCGTTGGCGTCGCGAAGCGGGTCCCGTCGTGGCGCGCATCGACGTCACCTCTGACCAAGACATTGTCATCGAGTGCATTGGCGACGACACTGACCATGATATTGACGCGGACATTGACGTCCTCGTCACTAGTGCGACTCATCAACAACCGCCACCACCCCCGCCACTAACAACACGCAACAATGACACCGCAACCCCGGCGCATTTCCACGCGCATACCCATGACGACAAACGCAATCGCGGCGCCGTCCACACCACCCCGTCAATCTTTGGACCTCGCCTCGGTGTCGGATCCAGACACGACGCGCTGGAAGACGAGGATGACGACAACACGGAAATGCGCCTTGTGCGGGGGCGACGGCGAAATAGGTGCGCACAGACGGATCGTATGACAGCACGCGCGTTCCGACGTCGGAAACAACAACAACGGCAAGTCGAGACGCCCGACATGCACGAGGAACCTGTTCCATCGGCGCCATCGGCAGCGCTTTTTGATTGGGATGTCTTTCGCCTCTCTCTAGCCGATGCCTCGGTGTCTGTGCCGCCGTCTTATGATGCCAACCCGGCCGCGCCGCCTGCGATCGACTCGATGCCTCTGACGCCGCTCTTTGATCTGCCCGCCGCCTTTGCCAACATCGCTCTGCGTTGCGACCCGCCGCGCCAAACCCCTTTGGCGACCACAGTTCTTGGTGTGTGTGCAGTGCCAGTTGCCGTACGATCCGTCGATCTCCCATCAGACGCATCAACGCGCTCCCCCGAGACACTCACTGCACTGCCAAAACACAAACCGTGGGCGGCTCCGGATGATCTGGTTCTCATTGATCGAGAACCGCACGGGCACCGCACCGTCGCCACCGTATTAGACTTTGATGGCGCACGGTACCGCGTGGCCGTACCTTGTCGCGATCAAAGCGCGCCGGCGACGACACTGTCACTATCCCTAACGGGTCTCTATGCACCGTCGTCTGGCGAGCATCCAAGCGCACGATGGACCAACGGACAACTGGACGAGTGCGCTGTGTGCATGGACGCCGAGGCCGACACGTGGTTTGGCTGTCGCTGCACAGTGCCGGTCGTGTGCGCAGACTGTGCGCACTCTATCGACACATGCCCCTATTGCGACACGAGACTGGAGCGTCCACCGGCGCGCATCGAACGCGACCTGGCCATTGTAGCCGCCGACGCGCCATGGATCACCGTGCCGCTGCGCATCGTGCTCGACGGTGTCGACACGGGGAGGAGGGCGCGGGAGATACGCGCACAAGTGGCATGGCCGGGTGTGTTGCTCAGAGCCGCAATCGGGCATATGATCGGCCACCACGACATGACCAAAAGTCGAGTCCTGGTCGGCGGGCGACCTCTGGCCGACCAAGCGGCGCTGGGCGCTCAGGGGGTCTCCAACGGGCGCCTCGTGTGCGTCATCCCGCGGTTACGAGGCGACTAATTTACACCCAAAACAACGAGACCTTTTCTTTTTTTTTTTGGAAAAAATATGTTTTGGCGGCTAGGGGGTATCTCTCTTCCTCTCGGTTCGGCGTTGGGCAATTGCAAGGGTTTTGGTTTCATTCTCTGCGCACGTCGCTCTTTCGATCTGTACGAGTGTAGTCACCCGGACGCATATTTTTTAATAAAAAAAAAAGAAAGGATACACGAGAGCGCGAGCCCGGTTTTTTGCTCGCGCCTTTTGTCCCTGTGTTGGCTCGGCAGACCCTAAAAAGTGGCGATCAAAAAAAAAAGACGCAGAAAATTGCAAGGCAAAACACCGCGCGACCTCTGCCTTTCCCTTTTCCTAAACAAATCCTAAAATCAGGCACTGTATGTGTGTGGGCGCTGACGGTTGCAGACTTTTGCAACACCCCAATGTGCCCATCGCAACTGTGACTCGCGAGGCCGTCAATGACCCCGATCGCCATCCCTTTGTCACCTCTTTTTTTTTTTCATGTCGCCGTGGTTGCACAAAAGGAAACTTGTTATGTCACACACCAACACAGAAAACACAAGAGCGTGCGGTCAATGCGCAATTTATCCCTTTGTGGAGGCCCACGCTGCTCTTTTTTTTGTTGCGCTTTTGTACAAGAAAAAAAAGAAGATGTGCGAGAAAAAGGCGCAATCTCACAAGAGGGCCACACAAGGCGCCTGATGTTGCAGCCGATGCTTGAGGCGAGTCAGGTAGTGGATACAGCGAGGGTCGCCGCACTTGATGGCGAGTCTCATGCACTTGTCCATATCCAACGGGCAGCCATTCTCGCAGGCATACACGATGCATTCAAAAGCGAGGCGTCCTCCGAGTGCGCTGGTGCACGTGTCGGGATGCCAGTCGAGACCCGACTCGTGCAGGTACCTCATGACGTGGACCTGACCGGCGGCGGCTGCCCGTAACATGGCCTCGTCGTCACGCGGGCAGCCGTTGGCGTCCATGTAAACCAAACAGTCGACATGGCCCTCGGCGGCAGCGTCCAAATAAGCACATGGGTGCCACGGGCAACCGTGCGCGCGTAGGTCGCGCATATGATCGACACGACCGGTGCACGCGGCCACCAAGAGCGCTTCGCCTTCGATGGCGCACCCGCGCTCAATCAACCATTTCATACAATCGTCGTGTTGGTGGTGTACCGCGGCGGCCAACGCAAAAGCGTCGGGGTGGTGACCCTTGGCGTGCAAGAGTTGCATGAGGTCGAGCCGTCCGCCCTCGGCAGCGATTACTTGCAACCGCGACACCGGACGCGATTGTGCGTTTTCAATCATATTTTCACGCAGGAGATAATCGACGGTGTCGCAGTTGGACCACACTGCCGCCACCGCCGTCACATCGCGGGGATGGCACTGAGGCGCACGCCGACGCAAGAGGTCCAAGAGCGCTACGCTGCATTGATGTTCCAGGGCCAACCTGACGTGGCGTGCGCCGAGTGGATACTCGTTGGGTGGATCGCACAGCCAGCGTACCATATCGACATGGTCGCCGCGGATCGCCGCGTTCACGCACTTGTCCGCGTCCCACGGGCAACCGCGAGCACGTGCGCGATCAATCTGAACAATGTCGCCACTGTCCGCGGCAAAGGTGCACACATCCTCGTCCCAGGGGCATCCATACCCGTGCAGGGCGTCGACAAAGTCCCACGCCCTAAAGTAGGCCGCCTCGCGCATGACTCTGCTCGTCCACGTGTACCCGTGCGCGTGCAGTACGGCCGCCGCTTCAAATGACCCGCAGACGATAGAGGTAGCGTCAATATCGTCGCACGGACATCCGGCGTCGAGCGCATAGGTCAGGCAGGCGATGGCACCGCGCCGCGTGGCAATGTCGCACACCACAGCGTCCCAGCGACACCCCTGCTCGTGAAGATAGCGCAGGCAGTCGACGTGGCCCTCACGCCGTGCATACGGGTCGTCTAGGTCGGTGCCGCCGACGGCGGCCTCTGCTGCGCTCTCGTCCCAAGGGCAACCTTGCTCGTGGAGGTAGCGCAAACAATCAAGATGGCCACCTGCCGCGGCGGCCGCCGTCGCAGCATGGTCCCACGAGCAACCTTGCTCGTGCAGGTAGATGAGGCAGTCAAGGTGTCCACCGGCAGCGGCCGCTTGGCAGGCGTCGCGGTCAAAAAGATGGCCGTTGGATTGAGCATAAGCGAGGCATTCAAGTTGGCCCCTGCTGGCCGCCTCTCTGACCACTTTGCTCCAGTAGATTGTTATGCCTCGGGCGACCATGGCGTGTAATAGACCCGTGTGCCCCCCGTGCGCTGCGGCCACGGCGACAGACACGTCCGACCACAACGGACCCTGAGCGCATCCGCCATCATAGAACCGCATAAATAGATCGGCGCGTCCATGGTGTGCAGCCGGCTCGCACTCGGCACCCGACCACGGGTACCCGATCGAGAGCGCATAGTCCACACAGTCGCCATGTAACATGGCGGCTGCCGACGCGCACGGGCTTGTGTGACTAGTGGGGACGCACAGACCATAGGGCGACGCCGCGCGGTCCTTTGCGATGCTGAACCAACGGCGACACACTCGCGCGGCGGCGAGACGGGCGAGACACGGCAATTGCGCGAGGACGAGGGCCAGCACTTCATCGGGCAGGCGGTCGACGTGCGGCGTTATTATGTCGGCGTCGGCAGGGCAAGACAAGGCATCGGGTTGGGGCACATAGTCGCGAGCGAGCGCCGTGCCGCCGTCGTCGGCAGATGCTGTTTCGTGCATCTCCTCGACCACGCAAAGGCGGCGCCTTTTCAAGGGAGGCTCTCTGGCAGAGGCCGTGACGCCATTGTCTCTCGTGAGTCTTGTCCCCATGCAAGGGTCTGAGCGATTTTTTTCTCTCTTGTTTCTTTTTGTATTCGGTTCAATTCCCGTAGGCGATGGATCGCGTCCTTTACGTGTGCGCGGTTTCTCTTCTTTTTTTTTCCCTGTCTGTGCGTGTGTGTGTGGTTTATATGGGGGCCTGTCTGTGCTCGTCGTCGCGACAGAAAAGTCCCCCTTTGGCTTTTGCAACAAGTAGGGCCACGCTCAGCCAACAGAGAAAGAAGGAAAAATAGCAACCCGGTGGAAGGGTGCAACGCGGGGTTTAACATATTGGTCGTATTTGGCTTTTGTCTCTTTTCCCCCGGCTTTTTGTCTCGGTTTCGGCTTGGCCAATGGGCGATGCCCAACCGCACCCGCGACAAAAACGTAAATCTGTCTTTTTTCTCCTTTTTCCCGCGTGCCACCATACGAGACAAAGAAAAAGAGGAGCGACAAAGGCGGGCAACAAGTCCGGGCAACAACAAAAAAAAGACGGCACGCGCGACCGGCAAAGTTGCGAGCCAGGAAAAAGCCAAGGCCAAAAAAAAAGAGGACACCATCCGCGGCCAACCTGACCGCGCCTTTTTCTTTCTCAAGAAAAAAACACATTTCCCCAACTCATTTCCTTGTGCGCACCACGCATTTCGTTTGTCCTTTTGCGTGTGGCCCACTCGCTTTGCGCAACCAGGCACTGGTAAAAAACATGCGGCACGCTGTGAGACCTCTCTTTTTTTTTACTTTATCCTGTGAGGAGGAATAAGGGACCACAGATCAGGGCACCGGAGCCGATTGAGTCGCCGCAAAAAACCAGAGTGATGCATGCCGGAGGAACTGGGCGCGCGCGCGGGCTGTTCTTGCTTGACGAAAAAAAAAATGCCAATCGCCGATAGGATGTATTTCGACTAGCCATAAAACAAAAAAACATTGTTTGGGGGAAAAAAGAATAGATTGCCGTGCACGCCAGGCCAGTTTTTAGGGTGCGGGGTGGTCGCGCTCCCTCGGCCTGCTGCAATTCTTTGAGCAAGTGTCCTTTCTTTTCTTTTTTTTTGTATGTTTGTTTTTTTTCTTTCCTTTGCTGGGCACAATAGCACATGATGCAGCAGGGAAGGAAGAGGGCGTGTCTCAATTTCAATAGACCGCCATCGTCGACAGCCACTTTTCTCTTTCTTTTGCGATCCATTATGGTAGTCCCGTTGTTGTTTTTAGGCGCGCCGCCGCTGGTCGCACCTTTGATGCAGCACAGTCTAAATATCGCCTAAAAGCATACTGACAACAACAATAATGTTGTGCGCCCCTTCTTGAGGCACACAATGGAAGATAACACCCTATCGAAAGCGTACGCGCATGCCCACAGACCCTTGGAAAAAAAGGCGACCAGCCACGTGGGTCTCAAAGAAAGACGCGCGCTGTTGGGTTCTTGTCCCAACTCTTTTTTTTCCCATTCGCCATCGTGCAATGGGCACCGCACTCTGGTCTCCCATTGGAAGAAAAAAAAAGGGTTTGGTTCAGCCACAATATTGCAACAAGGCAGAGCGGATCACCTCAACACACACACGGCAAGGCGATCCGTGTGCCGTTGCCGTCGACCCTTTGCGACCAAACTACCGCATCCGGGGGGGGGGGCGGACGACGCACACACAAAAGAGGAGGGGAAAAAAGCAAGAGCAGGGGAGACCAACAGCATGGTAGGCGAGCCTGATATGGACGCGGTCAGTGGCCCCTTTGGAGGTCCGTCGTGGCAGGCCCACCCGCCGTGGGACGAGGTGCGCTCGTGGGCGAGCGAAAACCATTTGGATCAATTGGAGCAACTCGGCAGGTTTATGCTGGCCTTTGTGGGCACGGCGGCAGCGGCGGATCGAGACGACGAACCAAAGACCTGCGCACGCGCGCTCTTTGAAGCATTTGCCGTTGGCGCCGGCGTCGGCGTTCCCCAGAACCCAGGGTACAACGCAGGGTGGCTCGTCGTCGCGGCGGGCACTGCAGGCGCATTTTTGCGCATGGTGGATTCTGACGGGCTGCTCGACGCTGTGGACGGCCTCTTTTTGCCGCCGCGCCTGTCATCAAGCGGCCCGGCGCCGACCGGCATATGGTCGCACCCCCTTACCGACCCGCTCTATCGGTACCCGGACGGGACGCTCACGCCTTATTGGCCACTCACACCGGCCACCTTACGGGCCTACGTGCGCCAGACGCTCCTCGACAAGTTGCGCTACGAACCCGAACCCGACCCTTATGTCGTCATTGCGCGCCTTTGGCATCAGCGTACATTGCCTTTGCCTCGGGACATTGCCGACACGCTGGGTCAGATATATAACCAGGCGCGGGCGCTGGCCGGTATGCCGCGTGTGTCGCCCTACCCGGTCTTGTCAGGACCGCGCGCCTTTGCTGCCGTCCGTGACCCCGACGTTGTCGTAGCGCCGTTCCTCATCATGCTCGACGTAACGCGCAGTGCTACGCGCGCGATGATTTCGCATGCCGACACGGTGCTGGCCGATTACCCCGAAGGCGTCACTGGTCTCATCCCCCCTGATCAGGACAAGATCACCCTGCGGCTTGCCGGCACCGATGGACCTCGGCGTGAGACGCCTCAGAGAGCGTGGTGCGCATTGCTAGGCGACCTTGTAACCGCCATCAACGAACCGAGCCGCGCCCGTGATGTGGGTCTCTGTCGCGTGTCAGACGACATGGCAAACGGCAACATCCCTGCCATTCGCAAACGAATGATCGATTTGGTGGGGTTGCAAGTCGACACAGAGGGCGCAATTGCCTTGGACCCATCCTGTCCCCGCTTTCAGTACACCGGACTCTACGATCCGTACGACATTTTGGCGGCCGTCGAGGCGCGCACGCCCAGCCTCATCTCTGAACGCATCATGCACCGTATTGGTGGCGACGGCGGTAATGAGGGCCTGATGGCCTTGGCGGCGCGTGCCTACCGCGGTCCCGCCGTCGTCGCGTCGCTTCCCACAGAAGTGCAGGCCTTTGTCGCGCCCTATGTCGTCGCGCGTGCGTGTGGCGCCGATGCGACAGACGCCGATCGGACCCATCTACCGGCGGCAGCGCGTCTTTTGGGTGTCGACCCCGAAACGGTCTTTGGCGTGCCCGCGTTGTGCGCCGAGATCGCGCACGCGCTGGGTCCGACGCCCGAACCGGTTTGAGTACCGACCGGCCGTGTTATCGCCCTTTGTCCAAAAAAAAAATAAAAAGACCCTTTTGCCTCTGTGTTGCTCGCAGCCTCTGGCCTATCACGTCCAGGCGGCCTCGCTCCCTGTCTTGCCATTTTTTTTTAAAAAAATGCACTTTTGTCCGCCGCGTGCATTTTCGCGTCTACAGTCCCTGGATTCTCAAAGGGGGACGGGGGCAAAATAAGGTCATAAAAAGTGAAAGAGACGTCCCAAAAGTGTCTACAGCCTGATGCTCCGTATGCTTGGAAAGTGCCGGCAGCAGACATGCCTCGGTCCTCGTGTGTCTGCAATTATTAAGCAGACACTTTTGGGACGCTGCGTTGACTTTTTTATGACTTTATTTTGGCCCCCCATTTGAGAGTCCAGAGACTGTATGTTGTTTGTCGAAAAAAGAAGGTGGGCCTTTGTCGCACATCATCTTGCTTTGCTCGGCGGTCGTCCTTGCTTTCCACGTGTTCGTTCGCCTGCCAAAAAAGGTGGTCTTTGTTACGGTTGGTTGCTGCGACAAACACGGGCGCGCGTTCACGAGGCCCACGAGAGGACGCCCCTCGCCCGTGGGTCAGAAAGCCGCGTCCTGCCCTGCAAAGAGAACAGAGCCATGCAACTGCGTGCCGCCCCCGTGTTGCTGTCGCGCGATATGGCCACCACAACGTCGGGTCCGGCGAGCGGCCCCTTTGGCGCCTCGCCCCCTGAACGCAGGCAAACAGGCGAAGCACCATCGTGGGACGAGGTGAGGCTGTGGGCGAGCCGCAACGGGTTCGGTACGCCCGCGGGACTCGCCCGGTTCATGCTGTGGGTGTCGAGGCAATCCGACGCCGGCCGCGATCCGCGCGCCACCATGTTGGCGCTAGCGTTGGCACGAGGTCCATGCGCGCCGCTAGAGGACGATGCCGCCTACCGTGGTGGTGAACTGTCCTTTGCGGACGTGTGGTCGGCGGCCAACGCGACAGCGTTCATGGGGGCGCTCACTGGCAGCCGCCTTTTAGCACAAACACGTCTGCCGCCGCCGCGGCAGTCGTCCAGCGGTCCGGTACCGGCGGGCACATGGGCCGACCCATTGACTGATCCGCTCTACCAGTACCCCGACGGGACGTTCACCCCCTATTGGCCGCCTGTGCGTCCCGCATTTGAGGCCTACCTGAGACAGAGCCGGCTCGATTTCCTTGATCACGCGCCCGACCGTGACTCCCACCAGGCCATCCTCGACGAGTGTCAATCCCCGTCGGTCCTTGGATCCTTGGCCTATGGCGTGCCTATGGTCACCGGCGACATGATCGATGCCCAGATTGCGGCGCTCCAAGAGGCCCACGCACAAAAGGGCGTTTATACCGGCGACCTGCCGGCTGTGCCCTCTCATCCTGTGCTGTCGGGTCCACATGTGTTTGCCGCGGCACGCACCCGAGACGTAATGGCACCGGTCGTCGTCATGATTTCGACGAACCCACGCCGCCCCGTCGCCGAGGCCCTGCAGGGCGGCCAGGTGTTTGCCCGTTACAGTCCCGGCGACGCCGAGATTGACCCGCGCACTACGCTCAGGCTGTCGGGCGCTGTCTCTGGCAGTGGGTCCCGTTCAGTGCCTCTGTGGGCCGTGCGCGCCGTGCTGGCCGATATGTTGAACGCTGCACAGGCAGGTCAGGCTGGCCGGTTCGGGCTGCATCAGGTGCCACCGGGTGCGCTGACGTCTGACGCGCGCGGTGCCAGAGTGCTGGCACGCGACCAACTCCCGCGCTGGACCCTCTCGCGCCTTTTGGGTCTAGGCACTCACACATACGCCGGGGCCTATGACATTGACGACCTCTTTGCGGCGGCGCAGGCGCACGCCACCGACGCTTCAGCGCGCATACTACGTCGGCTCAACAACAGCGATGATCGTGGCAAGAGCCTCATGGCATTGGCGGCTCGCGCCTATCGCGGCCCTGTGGGCACAGGATCGCTGCCGGCCGAGGTGGACGCCTTTGCCGCGCCCTATGTCGCTGCCCGCGCCTGCGCCGCCGACGCATCAGACACGGATCTTGCACGCTTGCAGTCGGCGGCCCGTCTCTTGGGGGTCGACCCCGATTCTTTTGCGAGCCGCGCCGCGCTGTGTGCGGAACTCGCCGAAATCCTTGACCCGTCACCTGGCACAACATCTTGATCCCGCACGCTTGCGTGCCCTTGCTGTCGCAGGCCCTCTGCCATTGCCGCACGCATGGCCTCGTGCGTGCATTCGTTCATAAGAATAAAGAGGTAACGCTTTTTTTTTCCACTTTATGACCAAGTTCCATTCAGGTCCGCCGTGCTCTCGCCCATCGCGGTGACTGTCTCTTTTTTTCTTTCTCTATTTTCTTTGTGGCGTAAGGCAGAGTAGCCCGCAAGTGCGCCATCGACACACTTGCGTGTCTTTTCATGCTTTGCCTGTGCCCAACAGGACAAGGGACCTCGTCAAGCGCGACCACACCACCACCACCCAAAAAAGCCCTGAGTCGCGCCACAAGCGCTGGCTTGCTCTATCGCCTCATCCGGTTTCTCTTTTTCTTCACGTCTCTCTTTCGAACGGAAAGAAAAAGGGTCACACTGTTTGTGGGGGCGCGTGGCACAAACAAGACCTAGTATATCGACAACGCGCCCACAAAGCCACCCGTCCACACAGAGAGACAGAAGAGGAAAAAGGAAAGAAATGACGACCACACGGACGGCAGAAACAATGGCGTCGCAGACATGGTCGGATGTTCGCGCGTGGGCTTCCGCCGAGGGCCTCGGCGCGCCCAACAAGCTTTTGGGACTTTTGCTGCGCGCGGGGGCCGACGAGGCACGCGGTCAGCCTTTGGCAGACGCGCGGGCGCGTTCGCTCGTGCGCTTCCTCTCCCAGGGCGCGCTTCTCAGTCGCATCAACGAACCGGCGGCGCCAGTCATTCAAATTCTGGCCGTCTATAGGCCCTTTCTCGAATGGATCGCCACCGCGTCGCGAACGAGCGGCGGTGCATCGTGGCTCGCGCCGCTCGTCGACCCGCGCGGCGCGGGCGTCTCTAGTTACGGCGCCGTCGCAAATGTCATGTGGCCCGCGACGCCTCTCGCCGTACTCGTGCGCGCCGAGCAGGCAGTGCAAGACCTTTTGCACTACCCGCCGACTGATCCCACACCGCGTCTCATCGACATCTATGAGACGGCGGCGCCCAATGTCGGTCCCGGTACGGCCGAAGGTGTCGCAGAGGCCATCCAAGGCGGGTTGTTGGGCATCGTCGACGAGGCCCGTGCAACGGGCGACCTTTTGGGTGAGATGCGCGTGCCGTCCGAGCCCGTCCTCGCGGGTCCGCTCACGGTCGAGGCCTACCGCCAGCAGTGGCCCGGTCTGGTCCCGAGTCTCACCAATGCACAGGCTCCGTTTGTCATCGTGACAGCGCGCGGCGCCACACCCAACCAGCCCGACTATGCCGTTGTGGCGCAAAACGGCCGCGTCATCGCTTCCGTAGGAGATGGCGATGCGGCCGCCGCACAGCAGCAGGAACGTCAACGGCGTGACGGTGTCTATCCGTTTGACCCCGACACGGTCGACACCGAGAGTGCCGGACTGCCGTCCATGCCGCAGACGGCCGAGCCGTGGGAACAACTGCTCTATGACGTGGTGGCTCTGGTGCGCCAGGGACGGCCCGACCTCGTGGGCCTCAAGAGCATTGCCGTGGCGCCTGCCGAGACCGTCCTCGGTTCAATCGGCGCCGCGCCGCGGGCCGCACCAGGTATTGTCGATGCCTTGCCTCCTGGTGGCGCCACCGCGCCGCCTTACTACGCGGGCGCCTTTGATCCGGCCGACGTGTTGGCCGCCGTTGAGGCGCACGTGCCCGGCTATGCTACTGAACGCATTCTTGATGCCGTCGCCGGCGATCCGGCCGACCAGGCCGCCGCCGCGCGTGCCTACACAGGCGCCGTGGGCACGAGCGAGACCACGGCCGAGTTTGACGACTTTGTCGCGCCCTATGTGGCAGCGCGCGGTTGCGCCGCCGACGCCACACAACGCGACCAGGCCAGGCTGGCGCGCGCCGCCCGCGTGCTCGGCGTCGATCCGCGTCGCTTTGCCAATCGCGCACCCCTGTGCGCCGAACTGGCCGAGGCCGTCGCGGCCAGACGCACCGGCAGTGTCTAGACTCTAGGGGCCACACCTCCCTGTACTTGTTTTGTAAATTCAAAAACTGTCTTTTTTTCCGTTGGCCGCACGCTCGGGCATGTAGCGCGAGAATTAAAAAAAAGGTCCCATCCATTTTACATCGAGTGTCCTTTTTTTTCTCTCAGTCCTTTTTTTCCACCTTTGGTCCGTTGTGCAAGAAAAGACCCCAATCGCGTCAGGGATCATTGCACCGCACGGAATGGGCCGTGCCTTCTTTTTCGCCCTCTTTTTTTTACGCCTGTCGGTGTGCATTTTTTGCCTCTTGGCGATTCTTTTTGTGTGTGTACCGGACGGTCAAGCGTAAGCGGTCAACGAAAAAGGGGCCTCGACTTTTTTCGGCGTCCTGTTTTCTTTCTCCTTCCCTTGGGGAAAAAAAAGAGACGATCCAACCCAGGGCTCGTGCTCATTAAAAAAGAATAGCCAAGAGGCAATCAAATAAAAAAAGACAAATGAAAAATAGAAAAAAGGAACGAGCAAGGCGGCGACACAGAAAAAGAGGGAAAGAACGAGGCCAGGTTTGCAGGCGCATATTGGTTTTTTCTTGGCGCTCTTTTTTTTTAAAAAAAAATTTCAAGCGGCCGAGGTGGCGCTGCCAGTGTAGGAGGGTGCGCGCACGGGGCGAACATGCCAAAAGTCGATGAGCAGAGCGTCGAGCAGACACGCATCCAAAGCCACCACCTGTACGGGCTCGATGAGGGATCGGCCCTCGGCGGCGACGGCACGTCCAACGGCATGTGCAGCGCGCGCAACAGCGCCGTCGACTCGCTCGGCAGTACGGATCGCTTCTGCAGCGTAACCTGATCGACCGGGCATGCGCACGCCGCCCAACACAAGAGAGGAGGAGAGAAAGAGCAGGGAAATCGCGGCGCGTCAGTATTACACGTGCGATAATTAGACGCCCGTGCCAAATACAAATACTCGGGGGCGCACCGCACAGAAAGAAAGTGCGCTCACAAAAAAAAACACGCAACCGAAAAGAGAGGGAGACGAGAGGCACCAAAAAATTGGACGAGGAAAATGGGTGCTGAAAGGACAGACCCGACCTTTTTTCTTTTTTTTTAGAGTCTTTTTTTGGGAAAAAAAGGGCAAAGAAAAGACAGAGACAGAACCAGACGCACAAAAAGAGAGGCAAACAAAAAGGGGGGGGGGACGCAGACGCGCGCACGCACGCAGCGACAACAGCAATGTGGCGCACGCAATGACAAAATCGACACAAAAGAGAAAATGATGGAAAAAAAGAGGAAAAGAAAAGAGGCGCGAATGCACGCACCATACGGGCGCTGTCGCTGGTGTTGTCTCGTGCGTGCAAAAGGACCCAAGGGCTCGTGTTTGGCGTCGTCCAAAGAAGCGCGCACGGCGTCCCCGGCTGCCTTGGCCCGGTGCGCCGCGAGGTCGGGGGCGGGCTCGGGCCGCGGCGCCAGGAGCGACCTGGCGATGCCGTTCAGAGAACCACCATCGGCAAGAAACGCCAGCCAGCGTTGTACGGCTGCAACGGCGGTCCACGGAACGGCGGGTGGGAGCGACAGGGACGCCAGTAGCGCGTCGGCGTCGGCAGAGGTGAAAACGGTGAGCGTCGGCTCGCTCTCAGAGGCGACGCCGGCGACATAGGACGCGTGGCACACCACACGCAACGCGTGACCCTCTTGGCTGGTGGGCGTTGCGCGCAGCGCCGCATAAAGCACAGCCGTGCGCGTAAACACCGTCTCCTCGGCATGTGGCCGATGCCTTGCGTCGTCGTCATTACCGTCATCACCATAATTACCATTATTGTTGTTATCATCATCATCATCATCATCATCCACAATATCAGCGTCATCATCGGCATCATAGTCGCTATTGTGTGCCCCTGTGCCAGCGTCGCGGGTTGCATCGTTGCTGCCGTCCACATCCGCACTGACACGAGCATCGACGATCGTCATACCATCGCGCATGCCGTTGACATGATCACGCGTGATGACATAGGCGGCGGCGGCGGCGTGCCCAATATCTTCTCGGACTCGGTCGTCGCCGTCGTCTTTGGCGTCATTGACAATGCGATGTGTGACAACATCCTGCGCCACGGCCAAAACAAAGAGTGTCTCGGGCGCGCATGCCCCATGTTGCCACAAAAGGGCGCGCCGCGCGGGCCACACATCGGGCACGCGACGGATGCCTTGCGCTGCGTAACGCCACAGGGATTCAATAGCGTTGCCGGCAGCCGCAGCCCATTCGCGTGGATGCTCCAGCGGCGTATCCATTTGATCCGTCTGTGCGGGCGCGACAGGGCCAGATCCGAGATGCGCGCGCAACCAGCGGTCAACAGAGCGCGGCGTGGGCGGATCACCTAGGGCCGTGCCGCGCAACGGCACCGCCGAAGGCGCCGCAGCGACGGCGCGCCAAAAGGCCTCGTACAGGCGACGCAGTGTGTCCAGCCAGCCGATCAGCGTGTCGTGTTCATGGGGTGTGTCGCAAAGAGCGCGAACGACCAGCGGCATGTGCGCGCCGTATTCGAGACGTTCCACATGAGCCAGAGCGCTCCTATGACGCGCGTAGCCGCACCCCTCGGTGCGCGCAACGATGCCGATGGCCTCGGCGAGACGCGCAGAGGCGCGGCGCGCGATCACATCCAACGTGTCAAAATCAGAGTCGTGAGGTGGTGGCGGCAGGGCGCCGCGGTCGGGGTCGGCGATGCGTGCGTGCAGGGCGCGGACGAGGAGAGCGCGATTGTTGCGTGGCTCTGGCCGGTCCATGGTCGAGACAGGTTCACGCCGCCGCCGCCGACGGGCCGGTGCAGACACACACACGCCGCCTGGCGTGTCCCTCTGTCAATCTACTTTTTTTTTCAATTACGCGCAAGATACGCGGCAAAAAAGGCGAGACGCACGAGGTCGCCGTCTTTTTTTTTGGTGCGCTCGTGGCTCTTTGTTTGGTTTTCTCTCGGCCCCTCCTGTTGTCGGTCCCGCCTCAGATCGAGGTCGATCTATTGTCTCTTGTCGAAAAAAAAAGGGATGGGGGGTTTGTTCGGTCTGCTGTCTTTGGTACACGAGAGCGAAGCGACAGTCAGAGGGTGCCCGCGCGCGCACGGGGTTACCGTTGCTTTCCTAGGGTACGGCGGTCTTGTGCAGCACGTCGTAAAAAAGGAGACTACACAGATCGAGCGAGTCATCTATTGGCTGTCGCTCTAAAAAGAACACTAAAAATAGAATGGCGACTCATTGGATTTTGCTCTGTGTGGCCCTGTGGGTGGTCCTTTTTCCATTGGTTTCCGCGCTGCTTGCTCGTGCGAGGGACGGCCTGCCAAATTGTCGGGCTCTCGCGCCTTGTCCGCCAAACTCTCAAAAATGGGACAAAAGAAAGTCACAAAAAGCTAGCATATCACCCCGAAAAGTGTCCGCGGTCCCTGGACTCTCAAAGGGGCCGTATGGCCTGCCGTCTTGTCTGCCTGGGAATACGCAGAGGTGCCGGCGGCAGACATGCCCCACTCCTTATATGTTTACACTCTTAAGCAGACGAAACAACAGGTTGCAGACACTTTTGGGATGTGCCTTTGCGTTTTTAAGATTCTCTTTATTTTGCCCGCTTTGAGGGTTTGCAGGATGCGCTTTTTTTCCTTGTGCGATCGCGCGCCGTGGTCGCCATGGGCCGTTCGCCCCTTTGGTATGCACGAGTGCGCGGCGACCATCAGATGATCCAGCGCGCCTTTGTCGCACCGCTCCGAGCGACGGCGCGACCAGCGGGGAAAAAGAAAAGGTGACACCACCAGAACAAGCGCGCACCGTTTTTTTTTCTACTCACAACAAACAGGCAGGGGACACTCTCACCGACGCCATCGGCCCGAGGACGAAGCGTCTCGCAACAAAACTGATTCTTTAGACGAGCATATTTAAAAAAAAAAAGGGCCACGCAGAGCAACGGCGGACGCTACCCGCATAGTCAGGGTTACAACTGGCAAGATTTTGACGGGGACCGTGCTGACGGCGATACAGACGAGGACGGCCTGTTGAGCCTGCCGCCCGAAATTGTGTCTGCGGTGATTGCGCTCGTGGCGCGCGGTGACGTGCGCGGCCTGGCACAACTGTGCGCCAGTAGCAGGACGATGAGAGGTTTCTGTACGGCGCCCATCTTACGGCGCGATGCCATTGACCCCGTTGTAGAGGGCCTTTTGCCCGCACCGGTCCCTGGCGGCGGTGCGCTCGTGTCGCCTGCCGACGTCGTGGTTGCCTATCGTCGCTCGCTCGCCCTCGTTCCCGCCGTCACCCGTCACGCCCTCTTTGCGGCCGCCCGAGGCGGCGAGAGCAGCGGATTTACTTTGCCCATGCCGGGAGCACCGCCAGCGAAGCCACCCGCCGTTCTGCTTCCGCTCAGCGCTTTTATGGACCCCGTCGAGTCGGCGCAACACTTTGCCAATCTATTGATATTAAACGACGTCTTTAACGTCGAAGTGCGCGACAATAGCACTCGACCATTCCTCACGACGACCGTGCGCGGCTCGCCCATCGTGCCCGACGCCCGACAGCGCGAGACGATCAATCGCGCCCTAGCACAGTATGCCGTCGACTCGGGCACCGTCTACCCTGTGCCGCCCGACCTCTTTGGCGTGTTTCCTTTTGCCGCCAGACACGTGCGGCAGATTCCGGTGCGCGGCATGACGTCGACGGTGCTCGCACTCGGCGCCCCGGACCTGATCCGTGATATTGTTGACGACACGCTCGGCGTCGAGGCCCTGCCGTAGGAGCGGCGTAACGCTGTGGTCAATGGTCGGTTGGTCCAACTTGGGATGAGCCGGTCAACCCGATCTCGGACGGGAATCGAATCCGCAAACATTGGTTTTCTTGATCGCGAATAAATCGTGCACAAAAAAACGTACAACCAACCGCATTTGAGATCGATTCGCATTCGGGCCCGCATTTTTGTTTGAGCCCATTTTTATTTTTGCATAGGATTTATTTGCAACCCAGAAAAATAGTGCTGGCGGATTCGGTTTGCATCGAGGTCAGTTTGGCCACGACCCAGCCGGTTAGGCGCAGATTTCAGACCGACCGGCCAGTCGCCAAGTTGCGGGCCATTGGCACAGCACTAGTTGTGACACACGAAAAGAGAGAGAGAGAGAGAGAGAGAGAGAGATCAACAAACAAGCAAGAGACGATGCGGAGGTCTATGTGGGGCGCAGAGGCGACTGCAGGCCGGTCACGAATCGCGCTTTGCGCTGGCGTCGCTTCGCCACGGCACCTGGCACGCGCAAGAGGGCACACGCCGCAGAGGGCGATGACCCGACGCTGCAAAAGGTGGCCGATACCACTACTGCCAACAACCCGACGCAGCCCGCGATCAGGCGTGCTGCGATGCCAACGCCGCGAGGCGCACCGCGCGGTTGGGCATCCGTTTCTCGGTGCATGCTAGAGACGTCGCACCAGAGATGCGCGACAACGTCGAAAAGTGGGAAAACGAAAGCACCGCAACCGAGCAAATTTTTTTTTGAAAAAAGAAGCGGGAAAGAACAAGACAGTTGTGTTGGTGTGCGCGAGTCGCTGTGCGTGCCTTGCCTCTCTGGCATGTGTCTCGTGTTTGGCTGGCACATGACGATCCATCAAGGGCACGTCCGTGTCACTGTGTGATGTGCACGGGACCGCGCGGTATGCGACGACGCTGCGCCATGATAGTGTGGCTCTCGTCGTGTCGCTCCTTTTTTTGTCGTTGTTGTTTTTGTCGCACTTTAGTGGCGACTCTTGTACGCCGCGCGGTCCCATTTTGTCGCGTCGCCTTTGGTGTGTTGTGCAGGACGACGAGTTGGAGAAGGACGGCGACATGGCAGGACCCTCGCCAAAGAAGGGAAAAAAAGGTGGTGCCGTCCCAACAACGACTGCCCGTGCCTCTCCTCGCCAAGGGCAGCGCCGGACAGCAGGACAAAGGCGTGTAGTCTTTGCCTCTCCCTCTTTTCCACCTCTTTTCCGTTGCGCGCGTCGCTCACGTACGTCGCACTCATTAGCGACCAACGGCCGAGCGCGCCCGCCGACCATCGATCGGTAGCGTCGTCTGCTGGCACCTTGCAGCGACAACAGGCCAACGCGGCAACCAAAGAGGAAAGTCCAAGAGACAACAACGACAACGACAACGACAACGTCGCCCCATCTACCTCGTTGACATATAAGGGAAAAAAAAGGTAACGACGAATGGCTGCAGTCGTGGCTACTACCGAAACAGCGCCCGCGGTCGAGGCCGGACTCGCGGGTGGCATCCCTGTGGCGGGCATCGAACCGGCCAAACCGCAGACGAGCGTGTGGCGCTGGGTCAAGATTGCGCTGGGCATCATCGCCGTGCTCGTGGTCATCGTGGTCATCGTTACGGTGCTCTTTGGCACCGGCTGCCCCAAGGACGACAAGGGGACCATCAAGGCCAGCAGCCTACTGTGCGGGTTGGCCTCTGCGGGTCAGGCGGCCGCCAGGGCCGTCCGCCGAGTGGCCTCTAACATCTGGGCCGTCATCGGCGCCATCGGCCTGGCCATTGCAGGCTTTCTCGGGTTGCGTGGCCGTGGCGGCGAGACGCCAACCGGAGGCGGTGGCGGCGAAGAGGGCGGCGGTGGTGAAGAGGGCGGCGGGGGCGAGGAGGGCGGTGGCGAGGAGGGCGGGGGCGAAGAGGGAGGGGAGGGCGGCGAGGGCGGTGATGTGCCACCCGACGTGACGCCTGGTGCCGATGTATTGATGAGGGCGCGCCAAAGCGCGGCCAATCCGCCGGCGGCTGCCACACCCGGATTCAGGCCTCCCACGATGCCTGCAGGTCTTTCTCAACGACCCGTAGTTGTTGCAACGCCGCGCGCTGCCGCCGTCTATGTTCCTCCGAGGCGGTCCTTTTGATGTGCCTCCTCATTTTGTGTATGTGTGCGCGCACATTGGTGCCCCATTGGGTGAAAAAAATCCGAGACAATAACGGCACATTTCACCCCGCAGGTCCTTTGCTTGGTCTCTTTCTTTTTTTTCCCTCTTGTAAATAAACACACGAGGTCAATGCAGTGTTGTGTCCACGGTCTGATATCCCTTTGGGGACCGTTAGATCCTCCGGCTTACACATTGGCCCGACATCCAATGAGCGGCCGCACGGAAATTTTTTAATCCACTTGTATGATTTCTTTGATAAGTAATTATTAGCGGTTTTCTAAAGGATATGGGACAATGCAGAAAAGAGAGAGACACCGAAGAGAGGGTCTCGGTAGAAGAAAAAGAGAGAGAGAGAGAGAGAGAGAGAGAGAGAGAGAGAGAGAGAGAAAGAAGACTATGGCCAAACCGTCAGCGACACACATGGGGGCACGACAAGAGGGTGGGGGGAAAAAAGAGATGCCGGCCTATAGTTGGTGAACTCTCAAAATAGGGCAAAAGAAAGTCATAAAAAAGTCAATGTGCTGTCGCAAAAAGTGTCTACAGCCTGCTGTTTTGTCCACCAAAAAATTGTAGACATATGAGGAGTGAAACATGTCTGCTGTCGGCATTTTTATGAATTCCCAAGCAGACGAAACAGCAGGCTGTAGACACTTTTTGGGACAGCACGTTGACTTTTTTATGACTTTCTTTTGCCCTATTTTGAGAATTCACCGACTGTAATGGCGTGAGGGCATGTTGACGGTAAACGACACCGAGGGCTCGGTGGTGGCCACAAAGTGTATCCATCGCCGCGGCACCACGAGCACGTGCCCAGCGGCAACGTCGACCTCGACCATGCGGGCATCGGCCAGGCGCGGAAAGAGCGCGTCGCCCGTGTCCGAGTTGATGGCACCGACGTCCACAAAAGGGTTGCGCACGTGGTATCTCTGTACGCCCGTTGTCTCCAAGCGGTCGGTCGGGTAGAAGCAATCGCGGTCGCTTGGTGGAGCCAACAGCCAACGCTTACGCCCACAGACATTAATAGAGAGATTGTCGAGCGGATCGTCGTGCGTGCCTGTACAGTAGCCCGGCCCGTTGAGCCATATCTTGAGATCGCGGTAGGCGCCGTGTGGAGCCGAACCCACATCGAGCACTGCCGCCGTCGCTGCAACGAGGTCGACCATGCCCGGATGGTCGGCCAGCCATTGCCGCGCTATGTAATGCGAAAAGGCTACTGGTCGACGGAGCCATGTACCATCGTCGACGCCCAGTGATTTCGAGTAGGCCTCGACGTGAGCACGCACAATCTCGCGCATGGTTTGGGCTGGATCGACGCCGCGCGACGACGGGTATTGGCCAAGGGCTCGGTTGGGACGCGCGTCGCGCATACGGCATCGCCATATGTGACGCACTTCGGCCGGTCGAAAAGGGTGGCGATCCCACTCAAGAGAGCGCGCCCACGCATCGGCGTCGCGGTCCCACGGAGTGGGCACGGCAAATCGCACCAAAACGGGCACGCGTGTGCGGTGCGCGAGGGCACGCAGCGTGCCACCGGGCATCGCCATTACGTCGGCAAGATCGATCAGTGGCAATGACAGCGACGCCGACCAGCCGCCAAACGGGTCAACGGTAGGCAACGCCGTCGTCGCACACGACGCGCGCCACAGCGCGACCACCACGAGCACGATCGCCAATACTGATGCTATCAGAGCGATCACGCGCACCGTCACATTGTGGCCAGTGCATCGCGCGGCAGTCCCCTTGGCATGAGCGACAGGTCCGCGCCGCCCGGCGTTCCTATTTTTCATCCTCCTTTTTGTTTGACGCGCGCGTGCAAAAAAAAGGATATTGCACGGGGGGTGCAGCGCAAGTTGTCCCTTTTCTCTCTGTCGATCCCTTCCGAGACGAGCCAAAAGACCAACAGAGTTGCACCAAAAAAAAACAAAAACGCAGAGGAGCCAAACAAAAGAGTAGGGAAAAAAGCCACAAGCCTCTCTTCTTTTTTTTTTCTTATTCCGCGCCATCGCGCAAGCAAAGAGTGGCGCAAAAGAAGGCCAAAGGTGCAACGATACAATCGCAGATTCTTTTTGTGGACTCTCTCTTGTTCGGCGGTTCTTTTTTTTTTCTCCTATCTGTTTTTCCCAATGAATGCGACGGCGCCACCGCGGTGCCTGCAAGACGGGCACAACAAAAAGACGCGGCGTTGTTGGGCATCACGCAGCATAAGCCTGGAGAATGGCATCAAAGATACGACTCTTGTCGGCGGGCACCCAATCGCACCCGCCAGGAATGTCCTCTAGTCCCGAATTGAGTTCGACGTCATGAATGCGCGGGCCATTGGCGCCACTCTGATGCCATGGAACCATCATATCGCCCACGACGTCCAGCGCCACAAGAAAAGGCCGACCAGGCAGACAGCGTGCTGCGCGACACAACATGTCGACATTGTCCTTGTGTATGTGCGTGCGCGGATCGATGCGCCAATGGGTACCGCCCTGCGCCCAGTTGGTGGGCATGCGCACGCGCACAACGACACCGGACGGCGGCACGCAGCGTCGAGGATCGACGCCGTGCTGTCGCATCCAGTCGACATCGGCTACGGGCGCCGGCGGGTGCCACAGTGTGCGTGCATTCTTGTCGGCCATCAACAACTCGTCGATTGTGTGGGCGCCGTCGCCCACGACCAAAGGAGGCAATCGTTCACAGGCATACAAGAGACGCGCGGGAGCGCCCGACGGGGGCCGTGCGACGATCGCGCGGTAGGATCGACCGTGCAGCTGTTGTTCGACCAGCCATCGACTGATGCCCGTGCGTCGACATGAACGAGCAAGTGCCAGTGCAACGTCGTGAATGCCTGTCAGGTCCGCGGTGATACCACGCCCACATGTGCCTGCCAGTGGTTTGAGCACGACCCAATTCTGAGTCGCATTGGCGTGCGGTGGTTCCAACAGGTCAAGCACGTCAGAGCGAGTGCCGAGAATTGCCTCTATATCGCGTGCTGCCAGGGCGTCTGTCGCACGTCTGCGCAATGCCCCAATGTTTGCGAGTGCGATGGTGACAGCCGCAGGAACGGGCATCCCGTGGCCACCGAGCCAGCGCGCACAGGCCCCCTTGTCATCGGCCAGGACCGACGTCGGACGCGGCGCCCACGAGATGGCATGGCCTCGGCACACGACCGATGGCACGCGCGGCGCGCTCATGCTCCTTGGCGGTACAAGTTTGAGAATGGCACCCGCGCGCATGGCCGTGCCCACGTCATTGTTTGTCGGCACCAGTGGGTTACCCGACGCGTCCCGCAGGCGCACGCCCCACCCGAGGCGCGCGGCTGCGCGCGCCAGATGATCGAAACGGCCCATGCGTACCGAGGGGAATCGCGCTGCGTTGGCCATAGAGATGGCGTCTGCCATGGCCAGACCATGCCATTGATCCTCGGTCAAATCGAGGCACAATGATGGCGGCACTGCGCTCAAATCGCTCGGAGCCGTCGGTCCAAGAGACCTCGCATAGAGGAGAACAAGAGTGACCAACACGACCAAGATGGCGACGACCATAATCGTCACCCCAACGGTCGGACGGCCATGCACCGACGCTGCCGAGTCGCATGACGGAGCCGTCGCGCTGCGCGCCATGCAAGAATCTTTTGACGGAGAGGACTCTCTTTTTTCTTTCAAAAAAAGCCGAAAAAAAACGAAAAATATGTTCCGTTCGGATATCTCGTCCTCTTTCCCCTCTTTTTTTTCCTGTTCTTCTTGTCTATTTGAGGGGGCGTTTTTTTGTTTTACCGATGTGCGGTGTGATTGCGCCACGTCGTGCATCGAGACGACACAAGCGTCTCAATGTGCAGGACCCACGAGCGACCTACCATTCCAACATACGGCGCAGGGTTATCTTTTTTTTGGTCAAAGAAAAAAATCAGGCCACGGAGGGAACGGACAGACGGCACACAACCCGTCTGCGTTCTCCTTTTTTTCTTTTCATGTGCCCAAGGGCCAAAAAAGACGAAACAGAAAAAAAAGATGGCCATAAGACAATAGGTTTTTCCTTATTTGCCGGCAAATTGCGAGGCTTCCTCGTCTGGTCGCCAAACCCAAACACAAAGAAGCGACAGCGTGTCCCGCAAAAAAGGACAAATAAGAATAAAAGAGAGAGAGGGAGAGAGAGAGAGAGAGAGAGAGAGAAAGAGAAAGAGAGAGAGAATAAAACACAACAACAACGGCGAAAAATAAGATTAAAAAAGAGGAGATACACGTCGAGAGCCCAGAGCGGGTGTCATGGACCAAGATGCCGACGCCACGCCTCGAACCATCTGTGCGCTGCCTCCTGAGATGATGGCGCGCATTTTGGCCGCGCTTCGGCATGGCGATTTCTGTCGAGCACGCAGCGCCCACCGGTGCTTTCACGTCCACACTGTCGACGAGATTTGGCGCGGTCGGCGCGTGCACCACTGGCTGCGTCTGTCGCCCGAGACGGTGTGCGAGGCGGGGCGTCTCGACATACTCACTTTTCTCGACGCGCGCCGCCGTCTGCCTCGCCGCGTGCACGAACTCTTGAGACTCGCCGTTAAACAGGGTCACTGTGCCATCGTGCAATTTTTAGCCTCACGGCACGCCCGGTCCACCGAGGAGCAAGAACGCGCTCTCTTTGATCTCGACATGTTGGTCGATCCGCATCACATCATGCGTGAAGCTGTCGAGCACGATAACGTGGATATGGTACGTATAATTTGCGAGTGCTTGGGTCCACCCTTTTGCGTACGCGACGCGGCCTCGCTGGCACTGGAATTGGGCAAAACCGTTATGGCGTGTCGTCTCTTGGCCGGAGCCGACAGTAAGAGTGTGGACGCTGCGGTTGTGCTCTACAAGCAGGCCACGCTTATCCAGTGCGACAGATCCGACAAGTCGAGATTGACGGAACAAATGGCCGCATTAGTCGCGTCTATACATGTGGACGTGGTCGCGCTAGTCCTTTTGTCCATTGCCACAGAGGGCATCCGTCATGATCCGTGGAATGGATCATTCCACGATGTTGACCCCAGGTCGCCTCTAGCACCCGAGGCCATGACTGTGCGGCGTCGCGAGCGCTGTGCCACGGCCATTCGTCTGATCGCCGGGATTGAGCCCCGTGGAATGGTCAACGCAACGCTCGCGCTTGCCGCCACGCTCAGAGCACACGACGCGGGGCATTTTCTCTGCCAGGCAGTGTATGGCAGCGCGCCCTCGTGTCCTGAGCAACAAGAATAAAGGGAAAACACAACGAAACGCGCGACAATATTTTTTTTAAAAATTTTCGTACGTTTCTGTCTGCATTTGCGCCCCTCTATTTCTTTTTGTCCCCTTTTTATTCTCTTTATTTGTTGGTGGTATGGTCGAGTTGACGTGTGCGCGCACACAAAAAGTGCGCGAACCCATGCGGCAACGGAAAGAGCAGTCGCGCGAAAAAAGGATAACCTGCGCACGAATGAGGAAAAAAGGGACCGCTTGATGGGAGTCACAGGAAAAAAGGCCTCGGGCGCCGGCCAAGATCTACTTTTTTCTTAGAGGGAAAAGCGGTTGGTGCGACAGAAAAAAATGGTGGATCGGCGGCTTTCAAAACAAGACCGAAAAAAGAGAGCCAATATCGGGATGCTCCAAAAACCGGTGTCGGTGTACTTTTTTCCTCCAAGTCGTCCTTTCTTTGATTTTCCAATCTATTTGCAGGGGCGACTTTTTTTTGAATGCCACCGTCGCGAGAAAGCGCTTGCATTTTGGGCAAGGGGGGGGGGAAGAATCTTTGCTTCTGCAATGACAGGGAAAAGGCTGCTTTGCTGGAGGAAAAAGGGAGACACAAAGAGCGAAACATGCGTTCCCATTTAGCATGTTTGTGGTCCTCTGAGAGCCGCCTTGGGGTGTTGTTGTTGCTCTGTTTTTTTTTCCCGCTGTTTGTTTTTGGCCACGCACACATCCGCAACAAGAGTGCGCGCAGCATCGTGTGCGCTCGTCCTTTTTTTCTTCCCTCTTTTGCGGCTTCTTTGTCTTTTTTTTTCCTCTTATCGCAAGACCACACACACATACGCATACACAAGAAATCCGGGCTATTTCGAGCGTAGACCTGTTGACACAAACAAACACTTGCAAGAACGACAGCGGTGGCGGCAGCGTCAGGCGATAGGAACAAAAGTGCACGATGAACATCCAGTCGGGACCATCCGGCGGCAGCGCGCCTGAACCGACGGCGCCGTCGCGCGTCATGGCGTGGAGTCCCACCGCAGGCTGGACCGTGCAACGGGTCAATCCCGACCAAGCCAAACAACAGCGCCGCCAAGTGCCCACCGTCACAGCGTGCACCCTCGCAGGCGACCGGCATCGCAAACGCCCAGTCGAGTCTGGCGCTGCAGTCGCCGGGCCGTCCAAGCGGCGACGCACAATGGGTCCTCCAGGACCCTTGCCAACAGCACATGGCAAAAAGACCCACCAACACCGACCGCAAGCTGTTGCGCACATCTCCGCAGCCGCTACCGCAACGACTACCAAGATCACAGTCGGCAATAATAATAATAATAACAACGACAACAAGAGCAAGCACACAAAAACGTCGACGGTGACGACGACGGCACGCAAGCGCCCTCTGGCCATGGCCGTCGCAACATCGTCGACACGTTCAACGCCAGAGCCCGCCCCGGCAGCTTGTCGGCGCTTGTTTGCACAAACGCCGCCGCGGCAGTGGAAGCGCGTGCGCACGCTCGGCTGCGGTACCTTTGGATGTGTGCGCGAGGTCATCCATCCCAAGACGGGCGACCGTGCTGCGATCAAGGAGATGGGCCTGCTGCCCAACGACTACCGGGGCAGTCGTGATGGTGCGCTGGGCGACGCCTTTCGACCGGGCATTTCGCCGCCCAGCATCCACATGGCCTTTCGCGAACTCGCGGCCGTGGCCGCGCTCTCTGGCCATCCGTCTGTGGCGCCGGTGCGCGACGCCTACTTGGCCATGCCGCGCACCGGCGCGGGCGCGGGTGTCAGCAGCGGCATCGAGTGTGCGCTCCTCATGGACCTCATGGACGGGCACTTGGGGCGTGTCGTGCGATTCCTTGCCGGTCACGGCGACGCACGGCCTCGCTCGACAAGCGCCGCCGCGTCTTTGTTTGACTCGGCCCCGTCGTCGTCTCGATTGACAACAGAGGCAACATCATCATCGTCATCATCATCGTCTACAACAACAACATCATCATCACTGGCTCTGTCGGCGACCTCTTCTTCCGCCTCGTCGTTGCCTTTTTCATCCTCATCCTCTTCTCTTGTCTCGTCATTGTTTTCGTCCGCGGGGCCACTCTGTCCCGCGTCAACATCACCATCGTCATCCACAACTTCTGTAGCGTCGTCATCATCATCCTCATCCTCATCATCATCATCATCATCATCATCATCATCATCACCTCTAGTGTCCGCTTCGCCTTTGCGCGCCCGCGATATGTCTTCGGTGTCGTGCCAAACCGCACGAGGACATTCGACCACGTCTGTGCCTTTGGCGTCGAATGTGCCGTCAAACAAGAGTGCCGCGTGCCCGTTTGCGTTGCGGGTGCACGTGGCCCGGCTCGTTGCGCGCGACATTCTGCCGGCGTTGGTCTTTATGCATGAACGCCTGGGGATGGCCCACCGTGACATCAAGCCCAACAACATCCTTTATTCGGGCGACATGGCCTCGGGCGCCCTGCGCTTCCGCCTCGCCGATTTTGGCCTGGCGCGATTTGTGCGCGAGCCGCGGCGAGACGCGCTGGCCCGCCGTCGCCGCAGCAAGCGCCGCCACCGAGACGCAAGTGATCCATCACAGAACCACACGGAACCGGGTGACACGAGCACACCTCTGACGTCATCGTCCTGTCCATCGACGGCTGTGGAACATTTGGCATCGACGACAGCCGAGACGTTGGACCAAGACAATGGCGGTGCTACGGACGCCACCGAGCCCAAGCGCCCAAAGAAAAAAGCCAGGGCCAACGCACGCGAGAAAGGCGACAACAAGGACGGCAACGACAACAACGACGATGGCAACAAGAACAACGGCAAGGCGGGGTCGCGGCTGGGTCCTTGCTTTACGGCCAACGTCGTCACACACCTCTACAAACCACCCGAGTTGTTGCTCCACTATGCCACGCGGCGCGCCACCGAGCGCGGCCTAGCCTATGGATGCTCCGTCGACATGTGGTCCTTTGGCGTCGTCCTCATGGAGGTGCTCGCCGGCGGGCACCTCACACCGAGCGAACCCGAAGAGACATTGGTCAAGCGCGTGCGCGGCGTCTTTCGTCTCGACGGCCCGCCCCGACCTCACTTGGTGCGCGATCTCGTGTGCGCCATGGAGGCTCGCGCCGCCACGGGACGATCGGGTATCGGCTCTATCCCGCGCGTACCCTCGCAGGCGACCACCGACGCCAGGGTGTCTGTCAATGGCACGCAAGAATCTTGTCCGCCGGCGGCACGCGAGGATGCTGATGATTGCTCTTTGCCGCCGCCGTCGTCGTCACCACACTATGACGATTTGATCGATCTCGTAGAGCGTCTCTTGTGCGTCGACCCACTCCAGAGGATGACCGCGACCGAGGCAATGCGTCATCCCTTTGTCACGACAAACAGCGAGGACGACGCCGGCAGTGCCGACTTGGTCGGCCTTTCCAGTGCATCAGAACCTCGACCACGTTTTCTCGGTGCCTGCGAATACAAGGCCCTGGGCGCAGAGTCTAGTCGCGCTGCTGAACGCGCCCGCGCCGGCGACCCGACCCTCACCACGTGCACGTTGGGAGCACGCAAGGTGGCCGTCGCACGCGCCTGTGCCTTTGCCGATCGCTACGACCTCAAGACCCACACGGTGGCGTGCGCGGTCGCCATGCTCGATCATTATCTTGAACGCGCGGCGTCGTGCAACGACGAAGCAATCTTGCTGACATCGGCCGGCGCGTTGCTCGTCGCCTGCAGTCTCTACGAATGCCGCTGGCCCTCCTATGACCAATTTGTGTCGCTTGGCGTCGTGCCCCCCGCGTGGTATGGCGTCGATCGTCGGGCGCCATCGGCCGCCGTGCGCACACCCGCACCCGACGCCGTACTGCGCGCCGCCGTGGATCTCTTTAACACTCTGGACCACCTGACGCCTCACGTTGACGCCGTTACACCTTTGATCGACGGCTCTTTGGCCATTGGGCGCGAGCGCAAAGACATGAGTCCGTGGCGCGCCATGACAGCCACCTTTTCACGCTACCCGCCGTCGCTCACCCTGTCTCGCTGACCGTGTGCACGTTGGTGTCGGAAAGGAAAAAAAAGGGCGCAAAGACGACAGCGAGAGACGGGTTGAGAAAAGAGAAATTTAAAAAAAGAAAAATCATTTTTTGTCTTTGCATTGGACCGAAAAAGCAAGGGGCCTTTGTTGCGCTCAAGGGCACGGACGGCGCTGCCGAGAGAAGAAAGGAAAAAAAAGAGTAAACAAAATCTCATTCGCCTTGGGCTTTTCTTCTTGTTCTTCTTCTTGTTGTTGTAGCCCTGTGAGTGGCCGACCAACCAGCGGCCCCCTTTTGTCCTTGCGGATTTCTTTTTTTTTTTGCCCTTTGCCTCGCACGGCCCAAGAGGTGTGCACGCAGCGGCGAGTCTATTAAAAAAAACCAAAAAAGGCTCCATGCCGCCTACAAACTAGAAAACCCAACAGCGGGGCCCTTTTTCTTGGCTATAGGTCGCGCCCTCTCGATATTTTTTCTGTTGGGTCCTCTTTGTCCTCCTTTTCCGCTTGCGGTATCTCAGGCAAAGAGAAGTGGAAAAAAGGGAAGAAAAGAAGGCGATCGGTGCCTTTTATTTGCGCTGTGCCTTTGCGCCGGGGGCTCGCAAAAGAAAACCCAGAGGCTATAGTCGGTAAACTCTCAAAAGGGGCAAAAGAAAGTCATAAAAAAGTTAATGTGCTGTTTCAAAAAGTGTCTGCAGTCTGTTGTTTTGTCTGTTTGGGGATTCATAAAAATGTCGACAGCAGATATGTCTTATTCCCCATATGTCTACAATTTTTTGGTGGACAAAACAGCAGGCTGTAGACACTTTTTGGGACAGTACGTTGACTTTTTTTATGACTTTCTTTTGCCCCTTTTGAGAGTTTACCGACTGTACGATGCACGCGAGGGGCCGAGGTGCGCACCTGGCCTGTGGGCGGTACGATCGCCAAAAAAACTGTAAAAGGCAGGGAAAAAGGGGCATTACAAAAAAAGTCGACCGAAAGCACCTGAAATAGCCTGCGGTCTGCCCTTTTGTCTTTTTGATCGCAGACATTTTTTTACAACTTTATGGCGGGCGGAATGCGCGCCAGCGTAACAAAAAGACACGACACAATAAAAAAAAAGATTCTGCTAGCGGACTATTATTGCTCAAAGGCCAGTACGCTCGTTGCGGCGAATTTGTTGGCTCCACTTTGCGCGCATCCCGTGGGGTGTACGGGATGGATTTCCCGACATCTCATTTTCGGCCAGCTGGAAAATGTTTAATAATCTTTATCAGCCAACGGCCCGTCGATCCATTGCGCTCGTCAACACGGTAGACAAGGGCGCTCTCAATGTGATCCACGCCGTATGTCACGCCGCCTTGGAGTTTATTAACCCCAAATCGATGGGAAAAGGGATTGCTCTCTTGTCTGCTGTCGGGTGCGTGAGAGCGGGACACCGTGGGGGTAGAGAGATAGAAAAAAAGCGACACGATTCTCTGGTGTTGTATTTTTATTAAAAAAAAGGGTGAAAATACACAGGCACGCCACTCTCTGACTACTCGGGCCACAGGATGGCGCCGCGATCCCCGGCCGCTTCGGCCATGGTGGCCACAGGAAGTCTGTTGATGCGGCAGTCGTGAAAGCCACACATGATCAACGAGGCATCGAGCAGTCTCCAATCGTCGAGCGTGCACCCGATAAAGGCGCAACGGTCGAGTGTGGCACCGACAAAGGACGCACCGAGCAGATCCTGACCGATGAAAAAGACGTCGCGCAAGTGGGCGCCCACAAAGGACGGTTGTGACAGTGCCACACGAATCACGCCGTGCGACCCAAGGTAGGCCGCAGGCGCCGCGTTGGGGTCGCGCTCATAATCGGCTAGTGTCGGGTCATCGGGCATCAATTCTGTCGGGGGCGATCCAAAGCGCCACGGACCACGGGGGTCCCATAAGGGATGTTGGAATTCGACATGGGCCAGTTTGGTGTGGTCCCACCCTATCACGGGCGGCCGCACCAAAAGGGTCGAATCGACGAGCGTGCTCGCCACCGCCGGTCCTATCCCTGATCCCTCAAGAGTGCGCTTGTCGAGATTGCCCAAAATGTGGGCAACGTCGAATAGGGGCACCTCTAGTGCGTCGACGATCCATTTGCGCACCAGATCGTTCATATGCAAAGAGGGGCAGGCGCACGATCCACCCCTCTTGGTAAGCGATGAAGAGGACAACGATGCCCACCGTCGAAAGGCCTCGCGCACCGCAGGCGCGAGTAGAGTGATTGGCACCGATTCCATCCAACGTTGCCATACCAACTGGGGTATGTCGGGCACGAGGATGTCGCCCGTGCACGGGTCAGTGAGGGGCGCGCCAATGGATGTGCATAGAGCCTCCCACAGGCTAAACCCGTCGATACTATAGAGCAGGCCATTCGGCGCAAAGACGCACTCGAATGCCTCGGTGCGCAGGCCAGTGATAAAGCAGCGCACCGAAAAAGCACCGTCATTGTCGACCAGGGGCACACCAAAGGGCTCGCGCAAGGCCAAATCACGGGGAGCACCGTCAGTGTCTTTGCGCACGTCTCTCGGTAGCGCATTGGCATCGCCGTCGGATATGGAATCGAGGTAGGCTATGGCGGTCACATGATCGAGAGATGTCGTCGCCGGCCCGCCCAGCGGCCAAACGTCACAGTCGCGTCGCAAGGGGTCAGACCAACGTGATGTGGCGCTCGCATTGTTGTTGTCCTTGCCCTGCGTGTCTCGGACGACGGCGACGAGAGCCATTTCGTTCACACCGTCGACATTGCCAAACACACGCAGGCCGGCCAACGTAGGGTGGTTGTCAGAAATGGCCAAAAAGACTGGCGTGTTATCGTGTAGGACAAGTGTGTGCCCACGATGTTCGAAGCGCTCCCACGCCCCACCACTCGCCGAGAGATAGGACGCGCGTGTGGTCGGCGCCGAGTACACAATCTCGACCGAGGCAAATGATGGTTGGCCATCGACGCTTTGGTTGTCGTCGTTCATATAGCAGGGCGCACGTGCTACGCGCCACGCGTGCGCGGACTGCGTTGTTGCACGCATAATGCCCCACGCAGAGCCGTCGCCTGTGCGATATTGCTCGACAGTGACACCAGTGTCGCGGTCGAGTGCCACGCCGTAGCCGGAAAAGGTGTCCTTGATCAACTGGCCCGAGTAGGCATCATAGGCGCCCGACAAGAGCAGACAGCGTCCGTCGTAATGCTCGGCGCTGTGTTCGCCAAAGTGCACGTGGCCGTCCGAGTGGTGCGTGACGCCAAAGCCATGGTCTTTGCCGTCCAGTGAACCACCACGAAAACAATAGGCATAGTCTATGAGTGCAGAGCCGTTCTCTTTTGTGCCATCGCCGAGATGGCGCATCCTGCCCACGATCTGATCGTCTCTAAAAACGCCTTCGCGCACCGACCATGTTTGGGGGGCGCCATCGTCGCCTATGGCATCGCGTTGCACCGTTGCGCCGTATCCGTCGAGGCTCACGGTGGCATCGCCCGCATCGCCGATATGTAGAGAAAACTCGCCGCTGCGTCGTGTCACGCCGTCGGCAGCAACAATGCGTCCTGTCAGAGTGCCGTTTGGCGCCGTACGCAAGCGTCCGACGGGTGTTGCAACAAGACCATAGAGCCATTGGATGGTCTTGCCATAATAGGCGTGATCGGCGTGCTCGCTAGGCGGGTAGGTTATGCCAAAGTCACGCTCAAATGTGGCGCGCCACAAACGGTCGGTCCCCGCGACCTCGGCCAATACACGACACGTGCAGGCCAACGCTGCAAGATCGGGACCGCGCAGATGTGCGGAAATGCACTCGACGAGTTCGACAGGGAGGTCGGCGATCGAGATGGGCAAGGCCACAACAGGCATTGAGTGAATCTCGACCGTTGTGCACTTGCCACGCGATGAGGGCGGTCGCCGTCGCGGTCTCTTGGGCATATGTCGGCCCGCTCCGGGCCAGGCCGCACAGGCGCGCCTCGACTTGATCCAAAAGCGACCCATAACTCGTATATGCGTGCAAACGCCGAGGGCGGTTGGTGTACGTGGAAAAGGACACACGGGGCGGGGATAAAAGTCAAGGCCTGGTTTGGTTTTTTCCTCTCTTCTGTCGGCGCCCTTTTTCCAATGAACGGCAAAAGAGACCAAAAGATGCCAACGGCGGCGACAACAAAAAAAAGACAGGCACCAGAGTGACCAATGCGCACGATGGTATTTGAAACCAAGAGGACAAAAAAAAGGGGAGCCCCTATTTCTTCTCTATTCCTTTTCGTGTTATTTCCTTTTTTTTTCTTTGGGAAGCGCGACAGTCGCGATTGGCGAGGCCCGAAAATGCAAGAATGAATTTTGTCGCCTGTCTCTCGGCCGGAAGGGGGGAAACATGCGCTCGGGCCAACGAGGCATCACACGCAAAGGAACATGACGACAGAGAGAGAGCCGGTCGTGCCTTTTTTTTCGCGAGTGCGGTGCCACAAGGCCGCGAGTCCTTGTCTCTTTTTTTTTTCGTTTAGGAAAAAAAGGAGCAAAAAAAAGACCAGAGAAACCACCGACATTTGGAGAGCCAGAAACACGCGCGACGAACAAGACTGGTGACGACTGGTGTTCTTTTTCTTGCATTTGCGTCTGATCTTTGAGAGGAAAAAAAAAGAGAGAAAGAGACAAAGAACACGAGTAGGGAAAAAAAGCCGCCTATCGTGCACGATGCGCCAACAAGGCACAAAGCGCCCCATCGAGTCGGTCCTCCTTGACAGCGATGGCAGCGACCATGACGCGGATCACCTACGCTCGCGCGACTATTCAATGCGATGGCACCCGCCACGCAACAATAGCGAAATTGCTGCACGCTTGGGCACTCTATGCCAATGGACCGAGGATTGGATCGACGCTCCTGATGCCGACAAGCGATTGACCTCTGTTGATTCCGCCATGTTGAAATTGTTGGCCCACGACCATGGCGTCGCCGTGCCGCCTACTCGTCGGGAAATCGATTGCAGCGTGCGCATCTTGCGTGCATACCTTTTGTTCTGGCGCGCGCTCCATGCCATTGCCATGCGCCGATCAGGATTCCTATCTTTTGGGACGTGGCCACCGACTGCGACCACCGTGTGCAGATCGCTCAACGTCTCTGGTGTGCTTGAAACAACCCCATCTACATTGCGCGTCGTCCAAGCACACAACCTCGCCGAACTGTTTTTCGCCTCGCGCCGCGGCAGCGAAGAGCAACTCTTGATACCGACCGCAACATCGCGATTGGACGACGCACGCACGCGCATCGTGGCGGGCGCGTACGCTGATGGTTCGCGTCATTTCATTGTGCGCAACAAACACATGATGTTGACGGCGACCGATCATGCCGATATCGACGACGGTCTCATCGAGAGCGAGCGCGCACTAGGCTACTCGGCCGTGCTGCGTTGGGTCCAAGTCGTCGTGGCGGCCAATGTCCCCGACCTCGCCGGCCTCAAGGCGATAACCACGCACCACGACCTCTGTCCCCAGGCCGCTGCCGCGTTGCACGTGCGCGCGCTCCAGAGGGACACGCTGCTCGTGTCCCAAGTGGCGGGCATTTTTTCACAGCCCGACTTGACCGCACTGCGCACTGCGACGGCAAGACTCGCGCGCCTCTTGGATCGGCTCTACGCCATGCCGCGCAGTCTCCAGGTGACGACAGCGCTGGTCATTGCGCGGTCATGTGTGCGCCTCACCGAACCCAAAGTGCTCTCGTGCCTGTGCCCCGAAATGGTCGGGCTGGTCGTTGCGGCTCGGTTGCTTCTTGTTGAGTCGCCTGTCGGGCATGATATGGCCATTCTAATGGACGACGCCGCCTGTGCGCTCGGCCTCGTCCATACGCATGAGCGCGGCCAACGGCGAGCGCGCGGTATTGACATTGCTCTCGCGTTGGCGGCTATGTAGGCATTTTTTAGCACAAAAACACAGCGCACTAAACCAAGACCACGACCTGTACGCGCAACTCCTCCCGCATCTTTTTGCGATGCCGTGTCCTTTGACAGGCAACGCCCCTAATAAAGAAAGAAAAGATTCACATTTTTCCTGTCTTTCCTGTCTTTTTTTGTCTCATCTATTTGTTTGTCTTGTCTCTACGATGGAGCGACAGACGGCATCACCAAGAGTGTCGTATAGTCCATTGTCAATGGCCAGAGAAGAGCACACACACACATATATACACACAAAAAATTCTTGGCGGGCATGATCATGCACGGTGCCCTATGTGCGCGGTCGCACAAAAGATAGATCGGCAGTGGTCTTGGCAAAGTCGACGATGGCCCTCTTGGTTCTGACTGTGCTGCAAAATACGACGTGCCCATCGGGTTTGGCCACAAAGACATGAGGGTAGGCAAAGGGCCGTTGCCGAGCGGGTATCTTTTCGCGTTCGACGGTCAACACGGGCACGCCGACTATTTCCGCGGCCACGTCGTCGAGAATGTCTGACAACTGTTGCGAGTAGGGACAGCCGCCGAGCGTGTAGACCACGAGCGCGATGCCGTACTTATCGACCGTCTCAGAGATGACATTGAAATCGACATCATGGCGCACGATCTTTGACGGCCGCACATCGGGCTTGTTTCGGCAGTGACGCGCGCGTGCATCGTTTGCCAGTCGATGTGCCGCTCCGACGCGCGCATCGGCAGGTCCATAGGCGGCGGCCAACACGCTCTCGGCAACCAGAGTCTCATAGAGAACGATCGCGCCGCGGCCGTCGGGCGCACCGGCCATACAAAAGAGGACGTCGCGCACGTCGGCCCCCATGGACGGATAGGCATCGAGCAGGTCGCGATCACTGTGCAAAGTGCCCTCGACGCGGTAGAGCGAAATAGGCGCAATCACAGATGAGATGCTCAACCGATCGAGCGCATCAATCACCTCAAACGACGAGGCGCCCGACTGCGTCAACCGCCGCGCGTCGGCGAGCACCGCGCGGTTGTCCTCTAGGGAAAAGAGGTTGAGCGCGCTGTCGTGTGTGGCCTGTGCGCGCGACGTTAGGTCGATGCATGGCACGCAGAGCGGTGTCACGACCACGCGGTCATCGACGAGCACCAATGCGTCGGGTCGCCCTAGGGCACACGTCGCCAGTGCGCTGGCCAGCCTTTGTGCCGCGACGACGCCACCCACGAGGCGGACGACATTGAACGAGCGCGAATCGCTTGGGAGTGGCACGCCTCCCTCTGCCAGAGGGACCAGCGACGACACGGCGTCCTCGGTGCACGTCACACCGGCGTCGGCCTCTAGGCAGAGGGTCGATGGTGCACCACAGCAGGCAAAGGCTATGCGCGCAAAGACGATTCCATCTGAACCAGCGCTCACCATCGTGCCTAGAGGCAACGACTTTAGGGCAGCAACAAATTCGGCCACCGTTCCCGAGGTTTGGTTGTGCGCGTCGTCCCTGGCCAGTGTGCGCGTATTGCAATCTGCCCAGGCGGACGAGGGTGCGACCGTCGGCTGCACAGCCTCTTGGGTCTGTGACGGCGGTTGTGTCGACTCTGTCGGACGCACCTCGGAATGATTGATAATGTCGAGCGCGATGGTGTCTAGAAAAGACACGAGAGCGCTATGCGGGACAGCGCCCGACGTGCGTTGGTCAGCCCCGTCGCCCTCGACCATGTCGGTCAGAGCGTCTACAATAGTTTGCACCACGCGCTGACCCGGCGGCGCGTGATCGTCGCCGCGTGCAAAAGGCAGTGCCTCCATGGCGGTCGCAAAGGTAGAGAGCGCTGCGCCGAGGACAGACGACTTTTGGAGTCCGGCCATTGTCTGTCTTTGGTGTCTCTTCTCTTTTTTTTCTCTCTCTCGATTTCCCTAAAATCTGGCCTGGACCTTTGCGCGCGTTGCCGTTGTTTTTTCTTCTGCGTCTCTCTTTCCTTGTGTTTGGCTTTGCACGGCGCTTGTTTGCTCGTTGTCGGGGTGGCTTTATCTTTTGTCGTCCGTGCTGGTGCGTGTGTGGAAATGACAACCAATCGTAATCAATAGAAAAAAAAGTGTGTGAAAAGAAAATGCGGGAAATCGCTCTGTTCTGTGCAAAGGCAATGCAAGTCTGTTTGTCGAGACCTTTTTTTTCCGGTACTCCTTAAGGCGGCTTCCTGCAGTTGAGGTGTTGACTCGTCATCAAAGCGCCGAATTCTGAGATATTTTGTAGCTTGCACTTGAAAATGACGTCCCTACTCGTCATGTTTTCCCGTCTTGCTAGGAAAAAACCAGACAAAATGTATTGTCGTGACCAATAGAAAAACTGCAGGAAGCCGCCTTAGTCATGCACGCGCGTGCGCCCCTCTTTTTTCCCTCCTCTTGTTGCCCGGAAAAAGGCGCCATCTTTTTCTTTGGCCCGACAAAAGGGGTTTTTTCAAGAGGAAAAGAGAGAAAGACAAAAAAAGAGCCACATCGATCAGTCATGTTTTGTGTCGTCCAAAGTTGCGCCCACGACAAGGGCGCCGCCCATACAGACAAAACAAAGAGCGAGGGTAAAAAAAAAAGGAAAACCGCGGGACCGCGCCTTGTTGCGCCACGCGGATCGCATTCTCGGGCGACAGTAGGACGTGCCGATCTCTCTCTCATCCGATGGAGATGGGGCTTTTGATGCCGTTGTGTCGGGCATGCTCTTTTTTTTCCCCTCTCTACTTTTCGAGGCTGTTTTTTTCATCATTCCCCGTTCTTGCTTTTCCCCGCTCTTTCTTTCCAGACGGCCATCGCACCTGGCAAGAACCTTTTTTTTCTTTTTTTTCCCATCCGTTTGTGTAGTCTTTTTTTTTCTTCAGAAGAAAAGAAAAGGCACGCCACCGAGCAGGCTGTCGCGACGACCCGCCAGAGAAAAGGCAAAAAAAACTGGAAAAAAAGAATAGAGCAAGGTCGCATCACGGCGCCACTGCGACCAGTGAGTCGTGAGAAAAACGTTCTCGATTCTCTCCTTGTCTTTTTTTTTCTCGCTCGACAACGTGCTCGCCGATCGCAGTATTGCGCTGTGCTGGGGTGTTTTTTTTTGAAATCCCACCGCCGTCGGCCACAACCAGACATGCAGCTGCCCGACGAAATCATGATGTTCATTTTTCGTGACCTGAAACCACGCGACCTCGCTGCCGCAGCGCGCGTATGCCGCGTCTGGTCACGTCTGGTCGGCGACGACACTCTATGGCGACGGCCTTGCATTGATGCCGGGTGGAATGTCACGTCATCATCACCATCATCATTATTATCGTTATCATCAACGTGTACACGGCCTGCGTGCGGATGGCGCGCCGCAGCGCAGCGGCTCGCCGTCGGCAGCGTGCTTGTGCTCTACACGAGCGTATCGTCCACGGGGCGCGCACTCAACCACGCCACGAGCATCGTCGTGCGCGCACGTCGCAGCGTGTCACAGGTCGCCGGAGCCGTATGTGCGACCGTCGAACGGCGCGGGCCCATACGTCTGTCGTCTTTTTGGATTCCTGAACATGCGTGCGGCAGCGCCGCCGACGAGGTCACCCAGTGGAGATCGCTGGGACCCTGCAGTGCCGACATGCCCTTGGCGGCACTGGATGCCATCGCGTGGGAGGCGCCCGCAAGAGGCCTCTTGCGCCTCTCTGATTCGGCCTCGGTGCGTGCCGTACGCGTGCGTGCCTCGACATGGCTGTTGTCGTGTGACGCTGGTGCGAATGGCCCAACTGTGTCCCTACGCCATAGGACGCCTGCGTATGTGCGATTTATCCACGTGGTCCGCCACGGGCGTGACCGGGCGGGTGCATGGGCCGATATCGGTGAGGGCACCCTCCTATGGCAACGGCAGCCCTACTCGGGGGCATGGCGGCGCGGTCGACGCGAAGGCGCCGGCACGCAAGTCTATGGCGACGGCGGTCGTTATGTCGGCGAGTGGCGCGACGGCGTGTGCCACGGTGCCGGACGATACGACGATTCGAAAGGCGGCGGCTACGAGGGACGCTGGAGGCGCGGATGCCCGCAGGGCCGCGGTCGTCGCTGGTGGTCCGATGGCCAGGTGCACGACGGAGCCTTTGCCGCAGGCCGACCCCACGGACCCGGCACGTTGATTGCATCCAACGGCATGCGCGCTGTGGGCACGTGGCGCGACGGCGTGCCCCATGCCGTCCAATGGGTGTCGCCCTTTGGTCCCTTGTGGTCGTCGCCGCCGTTTGGCGTCATGGTCTGAGTGCGGGCCTCGGTCGCATGTTTTTGTTCCTATCCTTTTCTTTTCTTTTTCTCTTTTGGGACGGACCCTGGGTGGAGCCAATACACATGCACACACATACACACACGTGCGCGCAAACGGCCATCGTACAAGCGCGGCAGTTTTTGTGCATCTTTTCTTTTAACGATCTTTTTTTTTGAATTTTACCCGTTGCAGCCTTTGGCCCCTTTTTTTCGGAAAACAAAGAAAATGTATTTTTTTTTCGAGTCCCGCACCTGTGTCCTTGTGTTGTTGGCCGCGCTACAGTCGGTCAACTCTCAAAATGGGCAAAAGAAAGTCATAAAAAAGTCAACATGCTGTCCCAAAAAAGTGTCTACAGCCTGCTGTTTTGTCCGCCAAAAAATTGTAGACATATGAGGAGTGAGGCATGTATGCTGTCGGCATTTTTATGAATTCCCAAGCAGACGAAACAACAGGCTGTAGACACTTTTTGGGACAGCACGTTGACTTTTTTATGACTTTCTTTTGCCCCTTTTGAGAGTTCGCCAACTATAGATGCGGGCAGGCGCGCGAGCGGCCAAAATGAAAAAGGGGCAATGCAAAAGAAAACCCAAGTCTAAAAACACGGGGCCAGTTTGGTCGACGCGTGTTTTCTCTTTTCTCTTCTTTTTTTTGATTTTGATTTTCCTATGGCGGTAGAGCGAAAAAAGTGCAAGGCCAGAAACAGACCGCCGTGGCGTGCGCCCTCTTGGTGGGCGACGGCCAAAAAAAGTGGGCGCCTTGCGCTATCTGAAAAGTGGGAAAGAAAAAGAAAAGAAAACACACACACACACATACAAAAAAAGGCGACGACGACAAGGAAACCTTTTTCTTTTCGTTTGTGCGAAAGAAAAGAGCCAGAAGCGGGCGGAAAAAAAAGAAGAAAAACAATGGTACAGACAGGGCTGTGTAAAGAGGGGTCACGCCACGACGAGGTAAATGCCAATGTCGGCGGTGGTGCTCGCCGCCGCATTGCGCCAGTGGCGGCAGATGCCGGCGCGCGTGCCCGGATAAGCGGCAAAGATGTCAATCTCGCCATCGATCGAGGGGTACGAAGCGTCCGACGCAGAGTCGCTTTGGGCCATGGCCTGGAGCATGATAAACGTGAGCATTCCGTTGATCGCTTGAGTGGCTTGCGCCTTTGACGGTGCGGTCGTCGTTGAAGGCGCCTGATAGAGCGTCGCGACCGAGGCAAATGTGCCGTCTGCGGCGGGCTGTGTGTTTTTCATGATGGCCACCATCTGATCGCGCGTCATGCGCGGAAGGTTCATGGCATTGAGCACGACGGGCAACAGGCGGTCCGTGGGTGGTGTCGCGACGCCGAGATCGAGCGCAAACGAGTGTATCTTGGGCGACGCCGCTCGGTAGGCAGATGCCCACGCTTCGAGCGCGTCGAGATCGGTCGATCCAAAGCGAATTGGAGGCTCGCCCAACGAAGCAGCCTCGATCGCACGGAGCGCATAGAGCGCGCAGCGCCGCATGCGCCTGCAACGTCGAATCACAACCGCCACGTCCAAAAGGGACATCACGGTGACGCCCTTGGACGCGCATTCGGCCAAAAGCACGCGCGAGCAGCGCGCAAAATCAGCATGCCGCTGCATCCAAGCGTCCATGGTGCGCGTGCGAAAGCACGCTACGGTGGCGGCGCTACTGCACTCGCACATGGCGCGCGCCGCTTTGACGACGTCGTCGTCGTGTCTGAGAATGTCGGTAACGCGTTCGGCCAGGGTCGGGGCCTTGTTGATGCCCGACGGCCCACAAAGCGTGGCGACGGCGTCGGAAATGTGTGGTCCCACGTCTTTGATCAGCACTTGAACGACGAGGTGTTCGGCGACGTCGGGATTCAGCGGCTCGTTGCGAATCGGGGCCGGTGCACCCGGCAGCGGCGAACCCGTTGCTGCAGCACCCGCCCACATGTCGTCTGTGTGCGCTTTGATGGGGGAGGGGGGGGGTCGTTGCTGAGGCGAATTTGAAAGAGACGACAGACACACGTTGTCCGTTGGCTCGTCCAAAAGGCCGTCGATGGAGGAAGGGGTATGGGGACTTTGTTGTTGGTGGTGGGCGGGCGCGACGATGCAAAAGGTGCAAGAACAAAGGAAGAAACAAAAGACAGGAACCCCCCCCCCGATGTCTGACTTTGTGTGGACCGAGCGCCATTCGGTGCCCTGTTGCCATCCACAGACCGCGCCCAATGACAACATTCCAATCTATCTTTTTCTTTTTTCTTTTTTTTCACATTTCCGATCACGAGAAAAAAAAGGGACAAGGCAAGAGAGAGAAAAAGAAAAAGGCCGCAGGCACACTGCGCCAAAGGGTCGCCGAGCGCACACGCGGTCCATTCTTGGCCCTTTTTTTTTCTTATGTCATTTGAACCAGGACAAAAAAAGAAAGAAAAGAAAAAAAAGAAAGAGATCAGGCAGCAGCATTACAAAGGGCAGACTGGGCGCGTGCTGCCTCCAAGAGAGCCATTGTGGCAGCGGGCTGTGCCTGCATCCTGCCGCTGGATCACGTCGGTCCTCTTTTGCCCCGAGCCTCTTTGTGTTTTGGGTGGCCTTTTCGGGTCGCGGACGGCCCCGCCTCCTACAGAGGCGCGTGGCCTGCTTTTGGTCGCGCCTCTGTACCAGGCAGCGGTCGGCGAGCGCGCCATCTCCCGCGCCCCCCACAGGAAACCTGCAAAGACGCCGAGGAGCAGCGTGTTGGGATACTGCCGGCCGCGTCCGCTGAGGCTTTCGTCTTTTTCTTTTTTCCATTCCTTCTTTGGGTGCTCTCGCCTTTCGCAACGCCAGGGCGATCAATCTCTGCGGGCGCCTTTCTACCGGGAAGAAGGAGCAGAAAGAAAAAATCAAAGCAATAGCGCGCGACACCGTTGGCTCTCGGCGAAAAAAAAACCGAGATGGCCACGCAGTTACGACGCAAGGTCGGGCGTCTGTTGGGCTTGCGGCGACGCCGGCGAGTGGCTCGCTCCTACGAGGTGCTGGCCGACCCCTACTCGCCCCTGCTCGCCGAATTGGACGCCTTGGCGCACCGGCCCCTGCGCCTGTGTCAGCGCGAGACAGGCGGCACCTTGTTTCGCCTCGACCCGACAGCGCAGACGTTTGTTCACTGCGGCTTTGACGTTGGGGCGCGCACCTTTGCGCCACCTGAAACTGTCAATGACGATTCAATGGTGACGTTCAAGGGTCGCACGCATGCCGATCGCCCGTGGTCGGTGGTCGTCACGCGAGCCGATCCGCGCGACTTGGGCGCCGACTATTGTGCCCGCGTGCGCGTCGGCAGTCGGCGCTATTACGACCTCGTGGTCTGTTCCGACCCATGCCTCTTGGGCTCCCCCAACAATTGCGTGCGTCCATGACCTTTTTTTTCTTCCTGTGTGTGTATATTTTTATTCATTTTTTTTAAAAAAAGATGGGGTTCCCCTATTGTCTCTTTGGCCTTTTTGTCTTGCGCGCATGCGTCTGATAAATTGCACGAGAGAAAAATGTCGCTGTGTCTTCTTCTTCTTTCGTCTTTTTTTTTTCGACCAAACAAAAAGAGCACCGCAACAAAGACAGATGGAAATGCCATCGTGCGCGCATCCGGCCTAAAAAAGGCATAGACCTTGTGGCCGTACGTTGCCATTCATTTCCCCCTTTTTTTGCGGCATGTGTCCTGCAAGACAACCGTACCCACACAATGTGGCATACACAAGCCACCCAAACCGGCAGCAAGAGGAAACAACAAGCGAGAGCGGCCTCTGCAAAAAGGCGAGGCACGAGGAGAAAAAAAGTGCCCCCGTTCCTTGGCACGAAAGCAGAACCCCTTCTTTTGTTTTGTCATTCGTCGAGTGGGCATGAGCCGTGCGTGGAACGGCCCACTCGAAAATCGCCGCGTCTCTTTTTTTTTAGGGGGACGCACACACCGTGGCTCGCTCGTGTGCCGCTGCACCTTTTTGAATTCAAGAGAAAAAACCAAGAGGAACAGGAGGGAAAAACAACAACAACAAGGCGACCCATGCAAGGCCTAGAGAGACGACTTGAGGACATCGGTGCACATTGGGATGGCTGCGTGTGGGCGTGCACGGCGCCGCCCTTGTCTTTTGACCACCTGCCCGCCGAGGTGTGGGACCACGTGTTGGAATTTGTCGACGACGATCGCGACTTGGCGTCCCTAGCAGCCTCGTGTCGTCTCCTATGGGATCTCTCGGTGAGGGCGCGCCGCCGCCTGGCCAACCGTCGTTGGGACCGTGCGCGCTCTCTCATGGGCGACGCTGTGGACGCCTGGGAGGCGCAGACCAACGTTGACTGGCGCCCGCGCTTTGCCTTTCAAGAATGTGAGTTGGCGGTGCACCACGACGGCACATACGATGATGTGTGGCGCCATCCGCTGGGTGCCTGGATGTGCGATCGCGGTGTCCCGAGCGCCCCCGGGCGTCCGGTGGTGATCTGTGGTGCGTGCGCCGCCGAAATCGACCCCGTGGCATGGCCGCGCTGCCGCATCGACGTTGACGCGCCGCATGTGGGCACATGGGATGCCATGCTCTACGACACACACCATTGGTGGCGGTCGCACCGACTCACAGACGGGGTTGATTTCGTCGTGCCGCCGGTGCTCGTCGAGTGGGTCGATCCAGACGCTGCTGCGGCCCTCGCCGACAGATGGCGGCGCCCGGCGCGGTATGGGCTCGCCGCCGACACGGAACGCCGCCCGCTACAGGGCATGCTTGTATTGGAGGCGGGTCTGACGTCGTCACGTATGGGCAGTGTGCGCGGTTGGCTTCCGGTGGCGTGGCGCCGCGTCAGAATCGCGTGGGCGCATTCGGGACGTCGCCTGTGGGGCGCCCAGTTTGTGCTCGTGTGTTGCGATCGCACGAGTCCCCTGTGGGGAGCCGGCGTGGTCGTCGAGCAGAACGCCACCTTGGCCATGGGTCGGTGGGTGATGGTGACGGACGACCTCTCGTCCCTCGTGACGACGCTATCTCGACCACCGCAGGCCACTGACAACGGCGGGTGCCTATCATCTCCAAGCCGCGAGGAGCAAACATCTGTTGATGGCGCGACCGTACGCCGCCCCAGTAAGGCGGCACGCCACCAATTGGTTGCACAATGCTGGGACCGCGTGCCGCGCGACACACACCACACGATTCGGCCGGTGATACGTGCGTGGGCGCACGTACGCACATTGCAAGTCGCCGCCGAGGACGAGGCCCCCATAGAGACGACGAGCGACGAGGACCAAGGTGCATTTTGGCACTGCGCCGTCATGGCCTATCCACAAGACCGCCGACGGACCGTCTATGCTGACGTCGATCACAGCGGACGCCAAGGTCTCTTTTGGTAAACAAACAACACGCATTCAACTGCGTGTGTGTGTGTGCGCGCGTGCGTGTGTGTGATCGCCACGGTCGTACACAGTAAATGAATCTATACAAAAAAAGAGAAACAAAAAACGATGGACGGCGGTTTGGCTCTGGCCCGGTGTGTCGACTTTTTGCACGGCCCACGACAATCGCACGAGCCGCGGGCCGACACATTTTTTCCTCTTTTAAAAAATATATTTTTTTTAAAAAAAAGAGACATCACAGCACAAAAGAGCGAGAGGCTCCAGAGCGCCGTGCGGGCACAATGTCTCCCTTCTTTTCCTTTTTTCGGTGGGCGGCCAGACCGGGCTTTGACACCAACAACGAGGGAACAGAACCGGCGCGATGCGAGGACAAGAATTTTACTCCCACTTCTTTTTTTTTTCGTCCCACACACATTGCAATCGCGCCGACGACGATAGAACAAAAAAAAGGGAGAAGAGGGAGAAAAAAAAAAGAAAGATCAATGGTCGGCTTTAGGAAAACACAAACGGATTGCCGGCATCCGCATTCCAAATGCCATCGCCGCCGCCGTCGTCCCCATCCAGCCCCGGCCACAAGGGCGCACCCTCTTCCATCGCAGGCGGCACAAAGTCTCTGTAGTTCTCACGCGCCTGTTCTTGGATGGCCCTCTGGGCCAGCGTGGCACACAAGAGTTCGGGCCTCAGAGACGTCGCCGCATCAACGGGTATGCCCAGCGCGTTGGCGGCCTCGGCCAAGGCCGTCGCACCTTGCAGGGTACCCAAGACTGGATCGGGGTCGGCCGAGCATGTTTGGAACCACAGACGTGGGAGCATGCGTCTAATGGTGTCGCTCGGTACATAATCGCCGCCCATGGACATGCCCGTCGCACCCGTAGTGACCGAGAAGCGACCACGTGCCACAGCGTCGGTGACCGCGTCAAACAGGGTCGGCGGTCTGGACGGAAAGAGCGAGGCATGACGTCGCGCCTCGACCTGTCCGGAAAAGACACGCGCAGCCGTCACCAGTTCGCACTCGGTGATCCACACGCCCGCGAGGTCGTCAATGGGCGCCGCCCACCAGTCCTCGCCGTTGTTGCCCGCTCCCTTATAAAAGGTCTCGGCGACGCGCTTGGGCAGATCGCTTAAATCGTAGAGCGGCACCAACGCGTTGCGCACCTGAGACACACCGGCCAGGTTGTCTGTGCGATAAGAACTGGGTGGAGGCGCCTGCGCTAGCGCAGTCAAAAACGCTTCAATGACATCACGCGGAAGAGGCGGATAGTAGCCAAACATACGCACAGCATCACGTTCATAAACTTCATGGTAGCTATCGTGGTAATATTCCCGGGCGGGCGAGGCGCGCCGCGTAACCATGCTGTTTGTGCGAGGCCAGTTTTCATCACCAAAAGGTCCCATGATAAACGCGTAGATACCTTCTTGCGGAAGGCTGTCGGCGGCGCCTTCGGGATGAGGCCCAACGCGGGTTCTGAAAACGTAATAGGCACGCTGGGCGCCACACATCTTGTGTTCGGCGCCCAGTGCCTCGGCGGCCGGCGCCCATGTCGATGGCGGCAGCGCTGGCGGATAGTCGGGTGCAATGGCACCCTGGCCGAGTGCAGCGAGCACCGCACGTCGCCGCAGAGAGACATCGAGCATAGTGACCAAGTCGACGGCCGCCTGGGATCGCACGCCCGCATCTGGCGACGTGATGTCGTCTATGATGCGCGAGAGCGACGCGCGCGAGTCGTCGGCCACGTTGCGTTCGGTCGCATCGATCAAGTCCACAAACGAAGGCAACAGACATGGCGATGCTCCTCCGGGCAAGTCCACTCCTCTATCGATCAACGAAGCAACGGCAGGCAGGGCAGCAACGCGTGCCCATGCGGGTTCATATGTGGACGCCACGAGGACGTCCACAGGGATGCCGGACGACTCGGCGAGTCTATAGGCCACGCCAGGGTCCAATGGCGCCAACGCGGCAAAGCGTTGCCACGTGGCGAGGTCATCGGCAGAGCCCGTACCATCGAGTGCACGGGTCCACGCATCGAGCAGGGACGTGATCGCAGCCTCGCGGTCGTCACACTGGCCGATGCGCCGTCGCGCAGTGGTTCGCCCCGAGGCGACAGGAGATGCGAGCGTGCGCTTCATTGTCGTCGTTGTCGGTGGCGTTCACGGCGTCGGCGGTACCGTGCTGCCGTTCTTGTTGCAGATGACGACAATGGCAGGCGACGCAGGAATAGCGGGGCAGAGATGGTGTTTTTTCCTTTGCAGCCTACAGAGAGCGGTCTCGCGCCCCCAACCGGCCCCCGCGCGCAGACAAACCCACCTCCTCTTTTTTTCACCTCTCGCCGGCACCTGCCGCCCTTGTTCTATTTTTGGCGAGATGGCGCAACAAGCGAGCGCCACGAGAGCCAAATCTCGCTCGTGCCCTCTCTATCTCTCTCTCTTTTTGTTGTTCACATGTTCCGTGGCGGCGCGCTCCTGCCATCATCCCTTGCAAAAGAAAAAAAAAGAACGTGGATCGACCTTTACGACCAACTAAAAGAGGCGAGGCTTCTCACAGAGAGAAAGAGAAAAGAGACTTTTTCTGTTCGGACAGACAAAGCCGCTACGACAAAAATGAATCAATCAAAAAAATGACATCTGTTGCGGGCAACAATGGCATTGTGTGGGAAGGTAAGATGATCTCCTCGCCATGCTGCCGACCCAAAATGCGTACTTTTCTTGTACACACAAAGCAGTGTGGTCGGGACCGCCGGATGGCGGAACCTCAAGCGCAATGATGAAAAAAAAAGCAAAAAGTTCCTTTCGGGCGTGGTCCGCCTTTGCGGCCTCTGCGCCGGCCAAGAGGATGATCAGGCGCACATCCCTAGGAAAAAGACCCGGCGCTCTTTCGCCTGCTCCCTTTCTGAGTGCACCATTGCTGTGCTCTTTTTTTTATAGAGACCTTGTTTTTTTCCGAAATCAGATATTTATCTCTCTGTTTGGAGATAGACGCCGCTTGTGTTTTGAAGGCACGCCGGAAAAAGTAAAAGACCAAAACACGCAAGTTGGCCAACCGCAGATGGCCGAACCCTCGCCAGTCGTGGCCGTTGTCGCGGCACCAATCACAACCCAATCAACAACAACAAGGACGGCGTCGGCGTCGGGAGGCAATCGAGAATGGATCTGGTGGGTCGTCGCCGGCGTTGCGCTCGCGGCCGTACTGGCCGCCATTGTCGGCTGGCTCGTCTATGAACGAAGCAAGGCCGCGGCTGCCTTGCTGCCCATTACGCCTGCGACAAACAGCGGCGGCGGCGGTGGCGGAACCGGACCGTTTTATCCAGTGACGCCCGTTGTGCCGTCTGGCGGCGGTGGCGGACCGTTTTACCCGGTGACACCCGCAGGCGCGCAGTTTACGCGCGCGTCCGACACCAACTCGGTGGCGTCGGTGCTGGCCGTCTTTGGGCTGTCGGAACAGTTTGCCGATCCGGCGGTCGGAACGTTTACGGGCTCGGCAGGGAGCGTTGATCTGTGCCAGGCTCGTTGCAGTGCCAACGCCCGCTGCGTCCAGTACGTGTACGACGCGGGCGCGCAGCCACCCAACCCGCTGTGGTCCAAGAACGGCTGCTGGCTGCGTTACCAGATGCCAGCCTCGAACGAAACCACGTCGGCTCCGGGATTCATCACGGGCACGCGTCGCGCCGCCTGAGATAGGATCCACTCGGGCGCGCACCCTGAGCACCACACCAATCGTGCAGTGCGATCGACATCCAGCGGCAGGAAGGGTTGGCGTCCCCCCAAGAGCGCGCCGCTCTTTTTTTGCTTTGGCGGCCATGCCAACAGCAACAACAACTTTCTTTTTTTTTTGATGCCAACAGAAAAAAATATGGCGCCAGCCAACATTGATTTTTTATCTTTTTGTTTCAGCGCGTCCTTGCCAAAAAAAACACGAGGGGAAAACCTCCAATGCCAAAGGTGTGGATTGGACGGAAAGAAAAAGCAACAATTCATTGGTCGCCCGTGTGTGATATTGACACCTCCCGCTGCGCTTGCGACATAACAGACACACGATAGAGGACTGTTGGACAAAACAGGGGCGACAAAAGAAAGTCCAACACGCCAGCCAAGAAAAAAGAGAGAGAGAGAGAGAGAGAGAGACTCAACAGGTAGGTAGGTTGTCGCACGAGCGCTTGGGCAACAACAAAAGGCAGAATTTTTCCCTCTCAAAAAAGGAGGGGAGGCGACTGCAATGGAACCTCAATATGTGGCCGCCACACAACCTCGACACCAGCCGTTGCATATGGACGATCTACCAGTCGAGATCCTGCATCACGTCTTGAACGGTACAGACCAAGACGATCGACCGCTTTTCGATCCGTACTGGCGCTTTGCCGCCGCATTGGTATGTCGGCGCTGGAAGGCCGTCGTGCGCGATCCGGCGCCTAGTCGGTCGCGCGCCTTCGCAGCCATCACAAAAGGCCCACGACGTTCTTTGGATTCGGCGCTTGAAAAGGAAGATGCTTTTCTGGTCGACTATTCGCGTCGAGCCAGGTTAGGTCCGCCGCCACCCGACACAGAGAGCGACGCATCGCGTCGCGGCGCGCTTTGGCCTGATCGCGAATCGTTCAAACGGGCGGCCGCAGAGGGCAGGCTCGTCTCGGCGGCGCACCTCGTGGACAATGTAAAGACTGGTTCACGAATCATGTCAGAGACAGCTTTGGTCCTATTTGATCCCGTCCCATGGTCGGGTGTGACCGTACCGGCTCCCGACGCCGCGCTATGTCGTCTGCTGGCACTGGACGACGGCGTGGCGTCGAGCGTGAGGATCGCGGCGATCGATGGCGTCCTCTATCTGTTGGCGCATCGCGATAGGAACCGAGCAGCATGTGCGCTTCTCAGCCGTCTGGTTCGGCACGATCGCGCGATACTCATCGACGCACTCATCGATCATGTGCCGAGTGCATTTAGTCCGTGGTGGCACATCAGGCTCGCGTGCAAACACGACCGACCTGCGAGTCTCGCAGGGCTCTTGTGCCGTGCACTCGCCAGCGAGAGAAAGCCCAAAAAGTGGATCGCCATGGCATGGCGCAAGGTCGCCCTTTATGATTCTGTGGGCGTGTTCAAGGTCATGCTCGACAATGCGTGCCCGTCTTGGGCGACAGCGTCTTTAAAAGACGCATGGCCAATGCTGCGCGCATTGTGCGCAGAGTCGTGGGTCGCCGATGGGTCGTGGCAGCGCAAAGCAGCACGCAACGGTTCTTGGCGCGTACTTGACGCATGTGCCGCACGTGGCTGGCCCATCTATTTGGACCAGGTAATTCGCGAAGCAGCTTTGTATGCCTGGTGGCGCACCGTGGCGTGGGCCATCCAACATGCCAGTGCCGGTCACAAAAAGTCTGCCGGGCCATGTGGTGATCAGAGGGCGGAAGAAACAGACAATGCCAACGACGTCGACACCATCTGCGAGGACGCGCTGCGCGCGCTGATGCGTGCTGCATACGCGTGGTCGCGCAATACCCACGCCCAGGCCCAGCGCAACACGGTCGATGTACTGTGCGCTCATCTCGAACGACGCCTGGGTCGTGATCGATGGCCAGGAGTGGCGGCAGCCATCTGGCGCGATTCGCCTCACGCCGCCTCCGATGACGCCATGCCCTGGAGCCGACCGTTTGTGTTTGCGCGTTGGCACTCGGTGCTACCCGTCGCACCTCACGAGATACGCTCCATCATCATATCGACTCTTGCCGTCAACGACTATTGCATTTTAGACACGCTCGTCGCCGCGCTCGCGACCATGACGTCCAACACGGGCGCGATGGCAACAGAGAATGCACATGACACTATTTATGTATACAACGACAACGGCGCCGTCGAGAGCGCTGCCGAGATCGTTTGTAAAGTGCCCGCGCCGAAAAGCGATACGATTGACCTTTGGCAAGAGGCTGTCGAACGATACATACAGGCAACTCGCACCATGCAACGCCACAGGCGTCGCTACGGGACACGTCATCAGGATATGGACACGTTCCTCGCCTCGTGGAACCAGAGTGACGCCGCCGAAATGCTCATGTTTCTCGCGTCCGTGACGGCCACACCAACGGTCTCTGTCACCCGCGCCCCTGGGCGCGACCTTTGGCCGTCCATCTCTGCCAGTGATCATGTCGAGGGCCACGTCAATGGTCGGATAGATGACAGAGACGATAGCGACAACAATAGTGTGCAAAACGGCAAAGACAAAGGCGACCAAGGCCGCCGTGCGGGTCCAGTCACTGCCGAGCACGGCGACACTGACGAGCGCGAGACAAACAACCACATACCAGGCCTTTACGCAACGACCGAGCAATGGGAACGCGTGTGCTGCGTGGTGCCCATTGCGTCCGATCAGGTGGGCTGGGCACCCGCGTCCAGCATTGCTTCGCATTTGGCATCGTGGCTCGCCGAGCGCGGTCTGTTGCTCGACGCACCAACCACGACATCATAAAGTCCTACCACTGTTGTACCTATTTTTTTTCCACATCACACCCCACCGTCTCAGTGGTCTTGAGTTTTTTTCCGAGGGTCGGCCTCGGTTGCGCAATGGCGCCAAGAGGCGATTTTTCCTACAGCATCGTCTGGCGTTGGCGCCATTAGGGAAAAATCCAAAAATAAAAGACAAAGGGTCATCAACCCGAGAGGAGAGAGGCGACGGCAAAGATGGTGGTGCGTGCGGTGGAAAGACGCACGCGGTTGCAGTTTTTTACAACAGAGAGAAAAACATAAGAAAGAAAAATTTGGGGTACGACCGACGGGCCATGTGCCGTGCCCTTGGGCTACGAGTCCCAGGACGTGTCTCTAAATCAACTGTATGCTGATTGTCTCAATTCAATACGAGCAACCGATTTCTGTCCCAATGTGCCTCGTCGAGGCGCTTGTTGGGAGGCGCTGGAGGACGTACGGTCCCTGAACCCCCAAAGGAGACAAAAAGAAAGTCATTAAAAAAGGTAAAGGGACCTCTCGAAAGCGTCCACAATTGACGGTTTTGTCTGCTCAAAAATTGTAGGCGCGTGGGGAGTGGGGCATGTCCATCGTCGACGCTTTCATATGTTGCCAGGCAGACAAAACAGCAGGCCGCAGGCACTTTTGGGACACCATGTCGACTCTGTGTGCTTTTCTTTTGCCGCTTTCAAGAGTCTGGGGGGACTGCGGCACCACGAATTGACCTCGGAAAAAATAGGCCGATTTTTTTCCCATTGTTTGCGTGCATACGGCCCTCGTTGGCTCTGGGAACTTTGTTATGCCACGATCGACGCCTTTCAGAGCGGCTTTTTTTTTCGTTGGGCGACACATCTTTGCCTTTTGCGGCTCCCCAAAATTCCCTCCCGTGTTTCATTTCGGCACGTGTTGCCGCAAGGCAAACCGCGACCTTTTTGTGTTTTGAGCAAAGGAAAAAGGGTCCACTGGCATCGGCCGTTGCAACCGCCCGCTGGCCAATTTGCTGTTGGCCCAGGCCGTTTCCGTCTTGTGAAATTTCTCCATGTTCAAGGTTGTCTGTCTACACAAACAAACAACAACCCTGTCAGAACGGTGTAGGCCTACAGACAACACATCTTTTGGGGGCGGGGTGTCACACACACACGACCATTGCGCGCGGTTGTGCCTAGAGGTTGCGGGCTCAAATCCCACCCAGCGCCGGCTCGTGCCTGGTTGGTGCGACTCGTAGCCGGGACCCGGCCGCCGGCTGGCGCCGAGTATCGACAGAGAGAGAGAGAGAGAGAGAGAGAGAGAGAGAGAGAGAGAGAGAGAGAGAGAGAGAGAGAGAGAGAGAGAGAGAGATAAAAAAAGAGGACACTAGGCAATCGTGCGACAAAAGGATTTTACATTGTCGGCATTTGCGCGCACACACACACGCGGCGACCATAGATAAAACAACAACAACGGCAAAAACAACAAGCGGTAGGCCGAAAAAAAAAGAAAGGGTCGAGGTGACGAGGAGGGCACGCTGTCGTATCTCGCGGCGTTGGTGCGCACGCGCACAAAAACGCTCGCCTCCAAGAGCAAAAGGATGGGCACGACACACTCGACACCGATCGGTGACCGTACCGCCGCCGCTCCCGCGCGGCACCGCACATTGCGCACTCAGCCTGTCACCGGGTGTGCCCACTACGCACCGGGTGACAAGGTGATCCTCGCGGGTTCAGCCCTGCAACATGCGCGCCAGCGAGGATGTGTTGATGTGGCCACCGTGGTCGATCCCGCGGCAAAAGGTCCGCGCGGCGAGCCCGCGATGCGTCTGCAACTCTACACCGAGGAGACGGCGGACCGACACGGCCTCGTGGGACGCCCCGCAGAAGAGGCGCTCGTGCCACACAGCAAACAAGGCCTCGTGCGTCCCCTGCCGGTGCATGTCTATGATGTGGCACCCGAGGAGATTGAAAATCGCGCGGCCGCCTTTTGGGCGTGGACCGACGCTCTGGCCAACGCCACGGATGACGCCGACCCGGATCGACGCCTGCGCGTCGCATGCGCATGTCCTCCAGATGACAAGGGCACATGGCGCGCGCGATCGAAATTCGAACGCGACGTTGCGCTCTCGGTCATTACCGCACACACGCCCGAGGGCGTCACGCGCTATACGACCCTCGTGTGTGATCCCAACGCAGAGACCGACATCTACGAGCAGGCGACGAGCAGTCAAGCCTCTCATGGGGCCGAGTTGTTTGCGTGGCGCGCGCCGATAGACGTCGACCGGTGCGACCGTCCCGTCATCATTGCCACAAAGGGGATGGCAGGCGGTATCGCGCAATACGGCATCGCGCCGATGGGACCCGAGCGTACGGTGCAAAGCGCGGCCCTGTGCGCCTATGGCCTCCCATTGACGCCGGCCTTTTACCAGGCCGTCGAATGGGACCAGTGGCCGGCCTATGCGACGCTCGTTGAACAGGCACGCACACGCCACGCCGCGTTCACCCAACGCCGCAGGTCAATGTTTGACAATGGCGCCGGTGATGACGGCAACATCGTGGGCGTCGACAGCGTGTGGCTCTATCGGTTGGTGACAGACCTTGTCGCCCGCGGCTATCGGGTGGCGCCTAGGGTCGACCTCGCAGCCGCATGCCCCTAGATGCGTCCCGCCCTATTTCCTGTCCTATTTTTTTTTGTCACTGTCGCCGCCATTGGCCTCTGTTGTTGCTATTTTGCCCGTCTCAAGAAATGCAATCGTCCATTAAAAAACGAAAAAAAAAGACAAAAAAGGTGTTGCACACCGCCCGCTCGGCGCGGCCCATCCAGAAAAAGGAAAAAACCCATCTTATAGTCTTTTCTCGTTTTTTTTTCAGAAAAGGCGACTGATACGGGCAAAAGGCATACACGCACCAGACGATTTCTTTTCCATGTCATTGTCGGTGCCCTTTTTTTTGCGGCCTTTCTTTCTTTTTTGGTTCTTTGCGTAATGGGCGCGCCCGAGGGTGCCAAAGAATTTGTTGAGATGAAAAGTGCCACAAGGCACAATATGCGATATGCGCATGCCCACAAAAAAAGACCTCGAAAAAGGCGCCACCCCGCCAGCTTCTTGGTCCAAGGAAAAACAGGCGGATAGGATGAAAAAAAAGAGGGGCGAAACCAAAACAATGGCAACGAATAAATCGAAAAGAGGGGCGCGACAAAAGAGCGGGTGAAAAAAAAGAGGCCAATGAACGCAGCGAGAACCCGCCACGGGCGCCGCACCCGAAACAAAACAGAGGCACACAGGAGGAAAAAAATAGCCGCAACAAAGTTCTCCGTGTGTGTGGTTGCCCCTGTTCAAAAAAAAAAGGGCCAGCGGCGCCTGTCTTTTCTTTTCCCATCTCCTTGATTGTCGCTGCGTGTGTGTGTGTGTGTGTGTGTGTGTGTGCGCACGCCTTTTTTCCCTTCTTCCTGTCCGCGCACATTGGCATCGGTCCAAGGGATCACGACGACCAACGTGGCAACAACGACTCTTGCAACAAAAGAATCAGTCACGGAAAGGGAATCGCTTATACGACCATGACCGAGATGATCAGCAGCGCACTCGCGATGACGGCCACGACGTTGGCACCGGGCGAGGCTGAACGGCCGCCGCATACCGCGACAAAGCCCGAGTCGGCCGACGAGGTCGCGGTCCTCGGTGCCAGCGACGAACCCCTGCTGCGCGACAACCCCAATCGTTTCGTCTTGTTCCCCATACGCTACCCGCACATCTGGGAGATGTACAAAAAGGCCGAGGCATCATTCTGGCCCGCCGAGGAGATTGATCTCAGCGGCGACATGACGCATTGGGAGCGTCTCTCTGACGACGAGCGCCATTTTATCAAGCATGTGCTGGCCTTTTTCGCCGCCAGCGATGGTATCGTCGCCGAGAACCTGGCCGGTCGCTTTATGACCGAGGTGCAACTGCCAGAGGCCCGATCATTCTATGGGTTCCAGATTGCCATGGAGAATGTCCATTCGGTACCCTACCCTATCCTATTTTCTATCGCATGCGTCCATTCTCTTTTTTTTTATTTGAGGATCACACTTTTGCCCTCGGTCCGCGGGTCACGGCGTGATGCGTGCGCTTGCGTGTATTTTTTACCCGTCTTTTCTTCTCAACTCATTTGCGCGTGTATGTAACTCGATATCTGCGGGTGTATAGGAGACGTATTCGCTCTTGATCGACACCTATGTCAAGGACCCCATCGAAAAGGACTACCTGTTCCGCGCCATCGACACGATGCCGTCGGTCAAGAAAAAGGCCGACTGGGCCATGCGATGGATCAACAAGGCCGGTCTCGACACCTTTGCCGAGCGTCTCATCGGGTTTGCCGCCGTCGAGGGCATCTTTTTCTCGGGCAGCTTTTGCGCCATCTTTTGGCTCAAGAAGCGCGGCCTCATGCCCGGCCTCACGTTTTCCAATGAGTTGATCTCACGCGACGAGGGCCTCCACTGCGACTTTGCATGTCTGCTCTACTCGATGCTCGTCAACAGGCCGTCGGTCGACGTGCCCCTGCAGATCATCACCGAGGCCGTCGATATTGAAAAGGAGTTTGTCACCGAATCGCTTCCGGTGGCGCTCATTGGCATGAACGCTGACCTCATGTGCGAGTACATTGAGTTTGTCGCCGACCGACTGCTCGTGGCGCTCGGATGCGCCAAACACTACAATGCCGCCAACCCGTTCCCGTGGATGGAGATGATCTCGCTCGACGGCAAGACCAACTTTTTCGAGCGACGCGTCGGCGAGTACGCCAAGGCGGGTGTGCGTTCGACTGCCGCTGCCACCAACCAAGAGCAAAAGAATGCGATGACCTCTGCGGCCTTTTGCCTCACGGCCGAATTCTAATCTCTTTTTTTTTCTTTGTCGTATTCGTTGTGTGGACATGAGCGGGAATACCCAAAAAATGCTCGCAATATAGAAAAAAACAAAACTTTCGAAAATGTTTTATCTTGTCCTGCTTTTTCATTCTGTCCATGCTTGCGAGTCTAGAGGTTTTGCGCATATTGGATACGCTGAATACTCCTACTCGCGTCCTCGGCCAACACGATACCAGCAAAAAAAAGAGAAAAAATGGACAGCCGATTTGGTTTCTCCTTTGCTGCTAGGAGGTCCTTCTTTTTTCGCCCTCGCAATAGGGCGTGCGGTCCCTTTTTCTTGAGCCGCATTCTTTCCGCCCCCTCAAGTGGCTTTCACTGCATCGAAACCGATCAGCGTCTGCAGCTGGCTGCGAGAGAAAAAGGCCTTTGTCATGATACGCGAGTTTTTTTGTCTCATCTTATTCGCTGGGCATCCATCGCGCTGCAGCCAGTGCTTGCGGATCGGCTAGCCGACGACTAAAATCCATGATTTTATGTGGATTGTTTGATTTGTATGATTTATGATTGGAGAATTCGGTGTAGATTAGTCGACGGCTAACCGATCCACGAGCACCAGCTGCAGCATCTAACAAAAGGAAAAAGGAGACACAAGTAGAAGAAAAATCTTTTTTTTCTTCTTTGCAAAAGGGCCTCGCGCGGGCGCATACACCACACGGTCGGCCGAAAAAGGCGGTTCAGTGCAGAGAAAAAAGTAGGGACCCGCGAGCCAGCGAATATATGTGCACGGTCTTTTTTTTTGTTGTCGCTGATAAACAAAGTGAACAGACACTGATCCCCCTTATCGTGTCGGCGGCCGGTTATGCAATCACCAGCCAACCGCCCGATCTGGTGGCAACCCGTGATTTGCGATTGGTCTTTTTTTATTTCACAAAAATTTTCCTATGTCTTTAGCGCGGTAAAAAAAGACAAGAGAGCGCAAGGCGACGCCGCATAAGACAATATATACGTGCGCGATGGAGACAACCATAGACAGCCTACCGCCGAATGTAATCGCGCGCATTGTGTCCTACATGGACCACGTGACATTGCGGGCGCTCCGTGTGGCGTCGGCCCGATTCCACGTCACGTCAATTCCAAATACCGCTGTGGCTCGGGTGGCCCGTTATGCGCGACGAGTGAGGCACACGACGCTCTTGAATCTTGCCGCAGCCGCCATAGTCAACTCGGTGCCCCTCGATGCGCCGCTTCCTTATTCACAGATACCAAAAGACCTGCACGACATTGTCAGCTTGCACCGTCTGTTTTGGTTGTCGCAACAGCCCTGCACGCCCTTGGTGTGCAGTGTCGCCGCCCAAGCGGCATCATCACTCAGAATCGGTCGCGGTCCGTGCCAGTGTTTGTGCGAGGTGTGGGACATGCTCTACAGAGTGCTTTGCTCGTTGTAAACCATCATAATAGTAATTCAAAAATAAAAAAAGAGAAAAAAAAAGAAACAAAGAGCACGAGAGCAGCGCCGACACTTTTCGGTCCGTCCTCACTTTTCAGGCCCATGCAAAGAGGACAGTGGAAAGACGGGATTAGAACAGACATCGTGGCAGACCCACAGTGCTGGTCTCATAAGCCCACTATGTCCGCATTGAAAAAAGAAATCTCACATTAGGATGTACGGCGAGAATGCGGTATGTTGGCGGCACCGGATCCCCTTTTTTTTTAATGCTACAGACAGTCCCTCTTTTTTTTTCAGCCGGTAGTGGTCGGGCAGTGATCAACCAATCCGGTTTTGTCTGTCGAAAACGGCCAGGGGCCGATCCAAGGCGACCAAGAAGCGTGCTCATGGCAAAAACCCTCTTCTCTCTCTTTTTCGGTCCCCGCGCGCGGCTCAGTCAAAAAAAAAAGATGAAATGACATACTCTTTTTTTTTTCGTTGGGTTGGCACAAGAACAAATGGCCCGAGGAGACCGCACGCCTCTTGTTTCTCCTTTTTTCCAACCAGAAAAAAGAGACAAGCGAAAACAGAGATCGCGCCTTTTCGTGTGTGCCTTTTTGCCGCAACAACGTTGTTTGTGGGTCATAAAAAAGAGCGCGCATGATTGGGGGGTTTCCAAAGGGCAGTTCATTTTTCATTCATTTGGGACGAGCGCGAACCCGTAACCACGCGGTTTTGGAAAACAGTCCCAGCCATTTTGATGGTGGCCGTGTATGCTGGGTGGCCATCTCGTCCCCTGTGTGCCTTTTCTATGCGGACGCGCCATTTGTTGCCATTGTGAGTGAGCCCATGAAAGACGACGAGTTTGTCCGAGGTCACCGAGTCGTCAACAAAAAAAGATGCCGAGGCGATCGACATTCTGGCGTGTCTCAGCGTCGCCCTAGTTAGGTCGATGTAGTATTGTGGCCTTTTGTTTGTGCCGCCACGCACAGTCAGCGGCTGCGGCAGCGCCGTCAACTCGTCTAACAATTGCGATCGGCATGGATCATACGGTCGACCCTCATCAATCACAGAGATGTCTAATGCGTCCATGATTTCGCGTGTGCCCTGGCGCAAAAGTTCCCTCAGCCTATACATTTGTGGCTGTTCTGTTTGCTCTCGTGTGGCGCCCACATTGCCCGGTCGGCCGCCCACAGACGAGGGTCCGCAGAGCCGAGGCAGCCAGACGCGGCCTCTGTTCTTTTTGTCGAGGGGACACGGTTCATTGAGAAAAAGATTGCGCATTTTTTCTGGGTTCTGTGCTCATAGCGAGAAAGAGCAGTGCGCGCCCGACGATAAGTGCTCAGCGCGCACGGCAATTTTTTTTGCAAAGAAAAAAAAAGAACGGGCACAGTCTCGACGCCACCCTCGCCGACCCTGTGTTGTGGTTTTTTAGGTTTTCCCTTCTTTGGCGCATGTGTATCTTTTTTTTCTTTTTGACGCGTCCGGCAGACTCGAATGTCGTGGTGCTCGCCTCAGCGCGAGAAAAAGTCGTTGTCAACAAGAAACACATATGGCGTTGACCATCGACAGCGCGCCTACGCTTTTGCTAACGCCAGCGCCTGCCGTGGCCTTGGCGGCGCCCTCGCGCACCCCGTGGGCTTGGATCGCTGTCGCCGCCGGCATCTTTTTCCTCGTTGCCCTCGCGGCCGCGATCCTCATTTACGAACGCGATAGACGCCGCACTCAACAAACGGGCGGCGTCGACGTCGAGCCCTTGGTCCCAATAGGGCGCCAACTCGCCGCCGGTGCGTATCGGATACGCTGGGCGCCCACGGGTCTCTATCTCGGAATCACACAGGACGGTTCGGTTGCGCTCTTGCCCACTGCACAGGCACCATCATGGATTTTTACGCCGTCGTCGGCGCCCGGTTCTCTGGGCGGCACACTGGCGACAGCTGACGGTCTCTTTTTGAGCGCCTCTGACGTCGGGGCCAACCTCGTTGCGGGCGTCGCACAGGGAGGCGCGTCGCTGCCCCAAGGGACCATGTGGATACCGGCGACCGACCCGTCGGGTCAAGGCGCCGTGCCGGGCACCTTGCACAGTGTGGCATTGGGCGGATGCGCGCGGCCATCAGACACTGCGGGGTCCACTATCGTGTTGTCGCCCTCATGTGGTGTGGCCGAGCGCGGGTGGTACTTTGAGCCCGCTAAATAGCCTAGTGTGTGCGCGTGCATACATGCGTGTTCTGTCAAGCTTGTTTGCCCGCTCCTCCTGTTCATAGGAGCGTGCGGGCCAATCTTGCAACCGAATAGAAATACCAATCGGCACGGTTAATCTCATCTCTTTCAGTCATGGCGATACGCGTGCGCTCTTCTTCTTTTTTCCCCCCTCTCGGGACATCTGTGCGGTGCGCGTATGGTGTGGCGCGCTCAAGGCATGCACGCAGCGCAATGAATTGGATCATCAAGAGGTGCGCTTTTCTGCGATTCTTTATGGGTTGGAGCAATCAGAATGGTCTCCCCACCGCCCCCAAAGAAAACAGGCGACCAGGAGGGCCAGTAAAAAGAGACAAAGCCAGGGCACTTTTCTGTTTCCTGCATGGAGGGAGGGAGAGAGATAGAGAGAGATATTACCAGGCGTCTTGGTGTTGTGATGCGTCAGACCATGCTCGTGGTTGGGATCGCTTGCGTCGGCCTCGACTCAATAGACGGCGTTGTGTGTCGAGGCGTCGCTCGTCGTCTGAGAATTCAGCATCGCTGTTGCTATGGCAGATGCTTCCTTTGTGTTGGTCGCCAACGCCATCGCCGACATGGTCTCGGGCATGGGGGACCCCTGACGCAAAAGGCGCATTGTCGTCTCTGTGAGCCCAGGCGAGATGGGGACCATGTGCGCTGTGCACCTCCATACCAAAAGGCATTGTGCCGTCTCGACAGTAGTGGGCATCTGCTGGCACATGGGACGATAGCGCGTGTAGACCTCGCACGAATGTAACACTTGAAGAAGGATCATCGCTTCGCCCATCGTCTCGCGCCTCTTTCGAAACAGCGCGCGAGTGATCGCGCTCTAGAGACGCCCAAGCGCGCCGCAGTGCTGTGGTCCACGCATCAGACGGCGGGCGCAGGCCGTCGGTATACTCTGTGCCAGTGTCGTGGTGGACGCCAGTGTTATTGTCGTCAGGCGCATAGACCTCGCCGGCGACAAAGGCGCTCATGTCGGGCAAACGCTCCGAGTCGATGCGGTCCGGACCGAGCAGATCGGCGCTCGGGTCAAACCGACTCACCGCGCGTCGCGCACGCGCTGCGGCCGAGGGAGGCGCGACGCGATGGGCATCACGCGGGTCGAGACTCATACCGTGGATATCGGGAACGCACGCCACCACATTGGCCTCCATGTGGCATTGATCGGCCACCATGATAAAGTGCCCGTCGGCGTGCGCGGCGGCGCCAGACCACGTGGGCCCCCACGCGTGTCGCACGATCCAACACGTGTGCTTGCGCATGGGAGAGTGTATCTGGCCCGTCTCTGACAAATACGCAAACGCTCCTGGTGTGTGTTGTTGCACAAGAGGCTCATGCAATGACGTGTATGGTTGGGGATGGTGTCGGTGACGATGTTTGTGGTCGTGACCAAACGCGACGAGGGCATTCGCCGACGGTTGTCGGTGGCGGTCCGGCAGCCAGGCCTCGCACCACCCGACCAGCACCACGGCGTGGCCGCCAAAGACGTGGCGGCACGCGTCTGGGTCGTGACGGTAGACGCCGCCGATCCAACTCGACGGGTGGCGCGTCGGGTACATAAAGTCTTCATAGAGGGCAAACGCAGACGCCACCGGACCCCATGCAAAGATTTCAGACTTGAGGTCGACTTGGCTCGCGGTCGCAAGTCCATAGTAGGCCAACGGTCGGCAGCGCCATCCGCCGCGACATCCGACGCCGTCCACATAGAGAGCCTCGAACGCACCCGCCAACGTGTGGCCGTAATCGGCGTGCTGGGTCCCGTGGTGGACCTGGTTGGCCACGACGACGGCAGCCTCGCCTTCAGATTGTGCGTCGGTGAGGGCGTCAAAGTCACGATCGATGAGGTCGCGCGCCGATAGGCTGCCAAACACGCGCGTACGCGGTATGCCATCGTGCCACGGCCGTGTGGCCCCGTGGGTCCACAGGGCGGCACGGTCGCCCAGCGCCGACACGGCAGCATAGGCCCAGCAGGCGCCCGAGAGACCTTGGTCGCTGGGTGGCGTCAGGAGACGACCCCACCGGCGCCGCCCGTCAAAGCGTGCCGGCAGGGCCAGTGTGCCCTCGGCGTCGCCGCACCACACGGCGTGCGTATCGAGCGCCATCCGGCCAGTGGGATCGACAGCGCGCGCGAGTTCGCGCCATGGCCTCACCGTCGGAAGCGTTGCATATTCGCGCGCGGCTGCGGGCGTTGCCTGACGCAGGATGGTAAACGCCGGACGCGGTCCAGGCGGTAGCGGCAAAGGCGCGGGCGGCACCGCCGGCAATGACATTGGGCCGCCATGAGGCAGCGGAGCAAAGGCCGCTGTTGCGTGCATGCTTCCCATGCACACGGAAGCGGGCACCACCAAATGCGTTGGGACCGTCGCTCCAAAGGCAGTAGCAGCAGCAGCAGAGGGCGCAACTTGGGGCATGTGCGGTGCCTCGGCTCGTGCGTCGTTATCGCGCACAACGACCTCGGGCTGGTGATACGGCGGTGCCGATGGCTGCGGCGGTGGCGGCGCAGCGCATTCCGCCACATTGACATGGGCGTCTGCGCAATGTATGCTGGCGGGTGGTGGCGGCGGCACAACGTCGATGGGCCCGGTCGCCCTCCCGTGGCGGTTTTCTTTGCCGACACGCTTGGCGCCTTTGGGGGTGGCACAGTCGCCCTGCCGACGATCGTCGTCATCATCGTCATCATCACAAAGGTCGTCGCTCAAGGAGCCGTCACTCGACGAAGAAAAAAGAGTCGACATAAACGTGTCTGAATCGGACGATTCTGGTCGCGGAGGTCGGCGGCGGCGCGGGTGGCGCCTTGTGGCGCGTCGGTTGCGCTTGGTGAGGCCCATGGTTTCCCAAACCGGGCGCCGCCCTCTTGTCTGTGCGCATCTTTTTCCTGTCGAGACAGCACAAGAGTGGAAAAAAAAAGCGTATGGAGTTGGAAGGAACAAAAAAAAGAAGGGGGTGCCACCAACGCCGCCCGTGTGCCGAGTGGCGTAGCCCAAGTACACTGCCCTCTTTGGTGCCGTCACCCACGCTCTCTCTTTCTTTCTTTTTTTCTTTTTTTTTTCCCTATTACATAGAGGGGCATGATCTCCCACCCGCCGCCGTCACTAGGGGAAGGAAAAGGCGCTTGCGGCTGTCACCTAGCCGAGTCATTGCGCCCCCCTCTGAGATTTCAGCAGCGGCGGCAGCAACTGAACCACGTGGCCCTCTCGCCTCTCTGGGTATTGTTGCCTCTCTGTCTGTCTCTTTCAGAAAAATCCAATCAACCAAAAAAATGCCGCTCAACAAAGAACCGCCCTGGTTGGATACACAAAAAAGCGAGGCCAACACAGTGCAATGTGCCCGTTTTTTTTTCGACCAGCGGTTTACCGTTGCGAGACCACCGCGCACCGACGCCAAAGCAGCATCATACGGTCACCTCGACGCGTCCGTTGCGCATTGCCCTTTACACGCCAACCGAAAGCGTGCTGATTGATGGATCGCCAACGTGTCATGTTTGTCGAGTGTCTGATTCGCTCGCGGCGACAAATCCCCGGCGGCCGCTGTGGTCAAGTGTGGCGTGCAAATCCGCCATGTCACCCTCGCCGTGGCATCTTGCGCATTCATTCACAAAAAAGTCCTGTTGGCCTTGTTATTATCTCGCACATACACACGAGGCTTGACCGGCTCTTTTGGGCGCGTAACCTAGCAAGGGCATACTCTTTTTTTTTCCTCTGCATTATCGTTGCCGTTGCCTCTTTTATTCCCACAGACGCCGTTTATTCTTTTCTTTTTTGATTGCCCGTTGTTTTGGATCGCCCCACACGCCTGGCGAGTCCTCGGCACCTGCGCTATTTTTTTTTTCCTTTTGGACTCGCGCACGCGTCTCTCTTGGGCAGGCTCCCCGTCTCGGCCGCGGCCGTGCACCCCCCGCCGGCAACCACAAGAACACAGCGCGTGTGATCGGACGCCGCCGCCGACGATACACATCCGCTGACACAGGACGCAAGGTTCGTCATCAATCGACGGCAGCGACACCAACGCGTCGCCGACGTCTGTTCGACACCCGAGCGCCGCCCGGTCGTCGTCGCTCGTCATCCGTTCGCCGCGGTCGGTGTGGCGCAACTTGGCCGCGTGGGCCAGGTCACACCGCACCGACCGCAGGGATAGCGATGGCTCGACAGCGCACTGTGCGTCGCCGTTAACCTCGGCACGCTCGGTTCGGACCGCGTCGCCGCGCCAGACTCTATCGTCGCTCTCCTTGTCGTCATCACTCTCTTGTTCATCAATTTCCCTGTCGTCGTCGCGGTCGACGTCATCCGCATCACCGACATCGTCGCCTCCGATGTCACCCTCTACGATCAGCAGACCATCGCCTCCGCTGTCGCCCTCAACGTTGCGTACACTGGGCGCGACGTGGTCGCATGCATATGTCTCGTCGTCTGCCTTGCCGTTTGCGCATCCGCGCCACACAAAGGCAGATTCTTTTTCGTCTAGCCCGTCTTTGTCATCATCATCATCATCATCCTCTATATCCTTGATATCCTCATCACAATCATTATTATCGCCATTATCGACGCCAACGACGTCACCCTCGACATCGGGCATATACGTGACGCCAACGCGTCTGATCGACGCCGCTGCGTTACCGTTACGTTGTTCAAGGCGCCTCCTTTGGGCGCATTGTATCAAGTTTGTCATCAAGGACGCCAACAACGTTCTCGACGTGACTCTTGTGGCAGTGCCTCCGCTCGACATTGACCTGGTTTGGCTCTACAAAGTGGCCCGCATACTTTACGGTGCCGTCAACGTGCGTCGTGGCGATCCCGACCGGGACGCGTGCGTTTATCACGACTGTGCGACTGGCGGTCTCTTTCCCATCGATACGGTCGATGCCCTAGACGCCGCCCGACGTCGTTGGGCCACTCACGTCCTCGATCTCCCCGCTGTCCAGCGGCGTTGCATGCGCTATCGGATCGTCGCCACCGATCGACCATGACCGACCGCCGCCGTCCCGCGCCCCTGGGATCTTTCTCTTTTTTTTTGTGACACCGTCTGGGGTTTGGGATTTCTGCTCCATGTACATTCTATTCCTTTCAGTGTCGACACGCGTGTGCGCCTTTTTTCATTCATTTTCTCGTCCACTGTACGCCGACGGCACAGTGGGTTTCTGCCTGTCGTTGTTTCTGGAGCGTCGCAATCAACACGCATCCCAACGCGACAGAAACAACAAGCGCCCACTTTTTTAGAGACGGAACCCGCAACAAGGAAAAAAGGGAAATAAATTGTCTTTCTTATGTGTTGGTCGGAAAGGAAGGCATACGGGCGAGGAAAAAAGTCTGCTTGTGTCGCCGCGCCAGGAAAAAAAAGGGGGGACCGCGCGACCACCACCGGGACGCACGACACCAGCTGGGAAAAAAAAGAAATGCTGCTCCTTTTTCTCGATTTTCATGCCCTTTTGTTTCGCTTCCTCTTTTTTCTCTTGGGAGAAAAAAAAAAGAAAACAACGCATGGGGGGGCGATCCTCTTGTCGGTTTGGCGCGTCTTGGGCGTCATGCGCCAAATCGCTGGGAGCAAAAAAAATATTGTTGTTTTCCTCGCAGCGCTTTTTCACAATGTTCCTTGTTCCTGCGGCAAAAGCCGCTCTAGAGTCGTGTCGTCAAAGCGGCTCCCGGTCGGCCGCGACGGTGGCAACGCACAACAAACAAAAAAAGCACGGCAGCAGCGCGCGGCCATGTCTCTCTTTTTTTTCCTTTGCGAGCGCGCACATAAGGGCGCCCGCCAAAGGACAAAGGAGGCGTGACCGGATAGCCGGCACCCACATCACTCTCCCGTCGCCTACATTGCCGCAGCCGCATTATTGCGCTTGTTGCTCATTTTTTCTCTCTCGGCGTCGCCTGCTCGGCGTCCTGTCCTTTTGTGCCGTTCTCCCAAGCGCGGCCCTCTTTTCAGAGCGACTGTTCCCAGGGTTTGTGCGGCCACGTAGAAAAAGGAGAGCGACACGCACGCGCTCACACACCGCACCACAGCGACCTCGACAAGGCAACAACATTGGCCAGAGGCGGGAAAAAAAAGTCTGCGTGCCCTAGAGAGGAAGAAGGGAAAAAAGGAAGGGGCGGACAGACACTGCAAAACACGTGACGGCCGACCGGAACCGACGCACACACACGCGCGCACACCTGTACAGGCACATACACAAAACAGCAACAACAACAATGGCCACCATTAGTCGCGACATCCCGGTCAACTGTACCGTCACGATCCCGGTCGGCTCTACGCTCGCCCAGGGCAGCGTGCTCGCTGCCGGATCGCGCCTGCCGCGCGGCGCCGTCTTGCCCGATCCCGTGCGCGTGCGCACGACGCTGCCTGCTCTGCAAGAGGCCTTTACGGTGCCCACCACGCCGACGACGGCGGGCATCATCTTTATGGGCGGATCGATTATTGCCGCCGGGTCGCGGCTCACGTCGGCCTTTTCCCTGCAGACGCCGCTCACCCTCGACAATGACGTCACCTTTGGTCCCGGCTTCACGCTGCCCACGGGCACCGAGTTGGCCGTCGGGAGCACGGTGCCGCGCCAGGTGGCGATCGCCGCGCGCACCACCCTCACGGCGCCACTCACCCTGCCCCTTGGTTCAGTGGTGCGCGCCGGCACGGTGTTTCCCTCGGGCATGGCGTTGCCGCTCGACGTGCGCATCACGACCGCGACCACCCTCACGGCACCGCTCACCTTCCCCGTTGGGTCGACGCTCGCCAGGGGCACGACGCTCAAGGCGCCCATCCAATTGCCGACGTCGGTCACGCTCACGTCGACGGCGACGTTCCCGACCGGCATCACGCTCATCCCCGGCCAGGTGCTCATTCCCGGCACTCCGCTGCCTGCCGGGTTCCCGTTCCCGTCGGCGCAGACGCTGACGGCGGCCACCACCTTTACGTCGGAACTCGTGCTGGGTGGTTCGACGACCGTCGGCACGGCCTTTGCCGTCGGCAGCACGTCGGCCATCACCGTCGGACCGTCGGGGCTCACGTTGCTCACGCCCACCGGGTCGGCCACGACGGGCGAAATCTTTGCCGCGACGGGCACCATACTCCCGGCGGGCACCACCTTTACCACGACGCAGACCATTCCCGGCTTTAACGCGAATCCGCTGGCGGCCAACACGCCGCTGCCGCAAAACGTCACCCTCACCGGACCGTTCACCATCCCCGTGGGCACGACCTTTACGTCGTCGACGCAGATCACGCTCACGGCGGGATCGATTCTGCGCGGCGGCGTGATCGTCCCGGCGGGCACCGTGCTGCCGGCGGGGACGCGCATTCACGCCGGCACGCAGCTGCCCGCTGGCTTTGTCATCCCGCAAAACTCGACGCTGGGCGAGACCTTTACGCTGGTCAGCGCCGGCACCATCAGCATCTTTACCTTTTTCCCGGCAGGGTCGCAGTTGCCCACGGGCACGCTGTTGTTGGCTGGCACCGTGATCAACCCCGACGCCCCGTTGCCGGCCGACATTGTCATCAGCGGTTCGCCCTTTACGGCGCCCACCGGTTCGGTGCTCGCGCCGGGCACGGTCATTCCAAAGGGCTCGGTGCTCACCGAGTCGCTCACGCTGCCGTCCGACGTGACCACGACCGCGGCGTCGACCACGCTTGTTCCGGGCACCATCCTCCCCGTCGGATTCGAGATCCCGCCCAATACGCCGCTGCCGGTGCGTGTCACCCTGGGCGCCCCCATCGAAATCGAGACGGGCCAGACGGCGCTTTTGCGCGCCACATCGATCCTGCCGGCGACGTTTCGTTTCCCGGCCAACACGCCGCTTCCGTTTGACGTTGTCGTGCCAGCGGGCGCATCGGTCACGGCCGGCCCCGGCAGCGTGCTCGCCGCGCGCACCGTCATCTCGGCGGGCTCGATCATCCTGCCGGGCACGCCGATGCCCTCTGACGTGGTCATTGCCGAACAGATCACGCTATCGGCCGCGGTGACCTTTCTCACGGGATCGGTCCTACTGGCGCCCGGCAGTCGCATCGCGCCCGGTTCGTCATTCCCGTCCGGATCGTTGCCGACGGGACTCGACTGTGGCCTCCAACGACGGCGACGGCGCATCGTGTGCCCGGTGCCGTGCAGATGTTGCGTGCCCGTGGCGCCTGTCGGAGCAGTGTTTACGCCCGCGCAGCCCGTGTTTGGCGCCGTGGCCGCGAGCCCGTGCGTGGGTGCTGCCAACGTATTTGGCGCCTCGCCGTGTGTGGGCAACGCCTTTGGCGCGTCTGCCTTTGGTGCGTCGCCGTGCGTGGGCAGCACGCTGGGGGCGAGCGTCTTTGGCGCCTCGCCGTGCGTGGGCAACGCATTTGGCGCGTCTGCCTTTGGTGCGTCGCCATGTGTGGGCAACGCATTTGGCGCGTCCGCCTTTGGTGCCTCGCCATGTGTGGGCGGCGGCTTTGGGAACGTATTCGGGGGTCCGGCATCGGGATGCGTGGGCGTCGATGGCAACGTACTCGGCGGCACCTTTGATACCTTTTCATCGGGCTTTGAAGACGTCCTCGGGTTGAGCAATACCTTTTTCTAACCGCTCGCCGACCCCTCACCTTTTTAGAAAGAAAAAAAAAAGAAATCTCTGGAGGCGACCCCAAAATATAAAAAAGAATAAAAAAATAACATTGAAAAAGAAGGAAAGAGAGACCAGCCGCCGCTTATTGATTGTTTTTTTGTCAGGGAAAAAATTTATTCCATTTTGTCGCTTGGCTTTTTTTTTCGTGTGTGTGTTCTTTCTCTCTGCCCTGCGGAAAAGAGGTCCAATCGCACGTCGGTGTCCCGGCCACATGGCCTTTTCTCTATCTCTTTTTTTTTTGGAGTCCTCGGTTACCTTGGGAGAACAGAGGACTGCACGGACAATAGGTTTCTGCGTGTTTCGTCTTTTGGCGTTGCTCTATTTGCCTTTTTTTTTCGATAGTGCGTTGTGTGTGCGTGCGCTTGGTCCGTCTTTGCCCACGCCGGCATAGTCTGGGCGCGCCCATACGACGGCACGACAATTGGAGAAAAAAGAGAAACGGAAAAAGTGAAAAAGGCGGCCGTCGCGCACGACAGTCGCGCTGGCACGAGTGCGGTCGCGTCCCAAAGACAACAGACCCTCACACACACATACACACAGAGCCGGCAGGCGATCGAGACAGTCTGCCCTTTTCTTGTTTTTTTTATAAGAAAAAAGAAAAAGGTAAAAAGAGGACCCCGCCTGATACGCCGCGGCAATTGTTCTTTTTTTTTTGGTTCGCAAAGGGAAAGGGCGACAAAAAGAGAGAGACGCCACCGCCAGCCGCCAGGGACGTCGGTACAATGGCGCGACCTGCACCAAATACGCTGCCAAGACTCGTGCGCGACGACGATGGTGACGACAACCACCATAGGCAACTTGCAGAGAATAGATGCGCCGATTACCTCGAATGTTTCGAGGCACTGGTGGGGGCCATCACCAGGGACGACGCCGCGGGTGTGCGGCGCGCGCTCGCCGGCGGTATTGACCCCTCACAGCCTTTTGATCAAGCGAAAACAGTGTCTATGTTGCGTCGACAAAACGGCGAACCCTTTTCCATCTTTGGCGCGAGTCGACACGTGCTCGGCGCCATTCCCTATACGACCAACGTCAACGGACCGTGGCCCATCTTGCCCGAAAACATGCCGCGTCGCGTGGCGCGCCTGACACGACCCATGCCAACAACGCCGCTGGGTCTCGCCGCCGCCCATGGATCGACCGCCGCCGCCGAGGCCCTCCTTGATGCAGGCGCCATACCGTGGCCCACGCCCGAAGCCGTTCTCAACGAGGCCCTGGCCACCATGAACGTCACTGGCTTTCGACGCGGCGGCGACAGATACGCACCGGTGGCCCCCTATGATCCGGTGGCCCTCGTGTCCCTCTTGTTGGTGGCATTTGCGCGTTCGCCCGCTCTGTCGGCATGGGACGTCAACCCGCTGACGGTCGTAGTCAGAGGTCTCGCCGGCGATGCCACGTTGGCGGCACGCGGTGTGCGCCCGCTTGTCGGGCCGCTCTTGTCATCGATGCTCATCGACGCTGGTTATTCGCCCGACGAGCGCGCCTCGGCCATTGTGCTCGGCGACGACAATCCCGACGCATTCCCATTTGTGAGAAAGACACCAGAAGAGCGCGCGCGCATCGCCGCCAGAGATGTGGGCGCGCAGGTGCTCCAAGACATTAGCGCATTGGAAGACACTTACCCGGACCTGAGCGAGTCTGACGCACAAGAAGAGGCGCCACAGGATGATGTGATCGCGCCGCAAGACGCGCGCATCCACCACGAGGCTCTATGGACGCTCGCCGACCAGTATGGTCGCGTGGGACCCCACACGGCCCAGGAGATTGACGATTTTGTCGAGAGGCGCATGTTGCCGTGGTGAGCCTTGCAAAAGACAAAAGACGAGAGTTATCTCTTTGCGTTGCACTTGGACCGCTTCCGTGCGTGCGCTTTTTTGCGCCTTTTGGTCTTTGGGTTTTGGAGGCGGCATATCGGGAATGACTGGCCAACACGCAAGAGCCTACACAAAACACTTTGGGGCCAGTGAGATCAAATTTATGATCACAAAAAAGATTCACATCGTCGGTGGCGGCGTGTCAACCCGTTATCCCCGATACGCCGCCTTGATTCCTTGGGGGTTCATTCCTTTTTTTTGTTCTTTTTTTTTTTCGCTTCTCAGATGGCCGACTGTGGCGGTGTGCTGCAACCCCCACCCTCTGCAAATGGTTGGGCAAAAAAAAGAGCCGCATGAAACAAAGAGGCGACCGCCTGTGGGGATCATCTGTGTGTGCGGAAAACACAACAGAAAAAAGGAGGCTGTTGCAAAAAAAAGAGGCGGCGGGCGCCCATTGCAGCGGAGGAACAAGATCGACAATGGGCAGCATGAATTATTTGTGCCGATGTCGCGTCTATGTGACGGCAATCCCAAACACAGGCATCGAAAAAAGGGCAGCATGCGAAATTTTTCAAGGCGAAAAGCCATAGCCAGGTGTTTACCGAAAAGAAAAGAAAGGCGGCTGGGTGCGATGATCGCCAATGAGGAAAAAGAGAGAGAGAGATCACAGAGGCGACACGTAGCGCCCAGTCTGGTGCAGGGGGAAAAAGGTGAGCGTGCCCGTCCCGTGCTTTGGCGCGTGTACAAGGTCGGTGCCAAAGTGACGGTCGAGAAAAGGAAAGGCCATCAACCATACGCACGAGCGCATTGCCCATTATTAACCGCGCCGCATCGTCAAACCCTCTTTTTCTTGTCATCCGCCTTTGATCTCGCTCTTTTTTTTGTCTCTTTTTTTGTCTGCGTCTTTTTGTTTGTGAGCGCCTCTTGGGTCCACTCACGCGTGCACTCTTTTTTTTCGAGTAAGGGGTGACCTTTTTCCAGAGTAGTAAAAGAAAAGGAAACCAAAAGAGCAAAAAAAATACGAGGCGCAATGCAGGCCACAGAGGAGCGCATTCGCGGCGGCGCCAGCGACGACGGTCTTGTGTCTCTGCCGGGTGAACTGTGGGAGACCATCGCGCAAACCGGCCTAAGCCTTGAAGACGTGCAACGGCTCGCGGCAGCCGATCCGTCCTTCGCCTGGCTGGGCCCGCGCGTCGGCGAGTTGCGCCAGAGGCGCGCTCTCGCTGCCACGGCCAACGCGTGCCGAGACTATCTCGGCTGCGCAGATGCCTTTCTTTGCGCTCTCGCCGATGACGACGCCGACACGGCCATGGCACTCACGCAAAGCGGCCGTATCCCGCTGGACGAACCCATGGACATTAGCACATTGTCTGGCGTGCGAGATGTGCGGCAGACGCTTGTCGGCATCGACTCGGCCGACGGCCAACTCCCTGTGGACAGCGATTATATGGCAGAGGGTCTGCCCTACAATGTCATTGCCTCTACGTACCCCGCAGGCTATCCCTACGCGACGCCGTTGAGTTTGGCAGCGGCTGCTGGCGCCGAGCGCACGTTGGCTCGTATGATCCGCGACGGAGCAACACCATGGCCCACGCCCGAGGCCCTTCTCGCCTATGCCTTGCGCATGCCGTTGGCGACCTTTGTGCACAGTTTGACCCAGCCTGCCTATGGCGCCACGATCGAGGGGGAACCAGAAGTCGTTGGCCCGTGGCGGCGTCTCGATACGGCTCGAATGGTACGCAGGATCGCGGCGGCCTACCCGCGCTCGTCGCACATCGGCCCATGGGACCGCAACCCGCTCCAGGTGCTGGCCTCTGCCGCCGTCGACACCGTGCCATCCGGATACCAGGGCGACATCACTCAGTGGCCTGATCGCGTCGTAGACATTGCCCGCGTGCTCGTCGATGCTGGATACTCACCGGACGAACCCGCACTGGGCGACGGACTCGTCCAGGTGCGCCGCAGGATTGACCGACGCACAGTGCGCGAGCGCGCGCGCGACGACCTGGCCAAAACACGGGACAGCCCGCTGCGTCCCGACGCCCTGATTCTCCAGGCGCTCAATGCTTTTTACGACACGATCTGATCTGCGCTCTTTCTTTTTGTTTTGTTTATAAAAAAAAAGATTATTCCTGACATGACCGGGGAGGCTAGAAAAGGCGCGGGACACGCACCAAAAGGACATGGCACAGGTGAGAGCCAATGGTCGTGCCCGAACCAAAAAAAAAGACGATAAATGTGTGGGCGTGCCATTCACAGGAGGAAAAAAAAGGCGCGGAGGTCTTTGCTGCGCTACAAAGGACCACAAGAGACGGTCGCGATCGACACACTCCCATCACAGTCCTGGCCGTCTCCTTTTTTTTTTTAAAAAAACCTCTCTTTGTGGTCCGTGTGATCGTTCCTGCCTCTTTTTTTTTCCTACTGATTCCCGATGCCTTGATGGCGGCGCCAGAAGGGGGAGCACCAAGTGACAGTTGCGGGTACGATCCTTGTCGTGCGTCGTCAGCGTTATCTCTGTGACATGTGTAACTGGCACACGCGTTGCGCCCGCGGCAACGTTCCATCACGCACCATCATGTCGTCCGCATCCCGTCATAAGATGCGCCCAGACTCGTGCCGTCACATCGGCCAGAGGCCGCAGGCGCCGCCGTGTCCCGTAGTCAATGTGCCTGGCCAGGTAGGCCCGGCCGGTGCGTCGGGCGCAGAGGGGACACCGGGACCGCCGGGCGCGCTGGGCAGTGTCGGACCCGTCGGGGTCCAGGGCATACGTGGACCCGTCGGACCCACTGGCAATCCAGGCGCGTCGGGGGCGCTCGGTCCTGTGGGACCTGTTGGACCGCAGGCCGAGGCCGTGGGCGTTGGTTTCGGCGCCCATGCCCTGGCACAAGCCTTTCCGCTCAACACCGTGGTCACCGTCGTTTTTACCATCGAGGACTATGATCTCCAGGCTAATGGTGTCGCCGACAACTACGACCCGACGACGTCGGTATTCACGGCGCCACTCGCCGGCGTATATCAGTTTGACGTGGAGGTCAGCATCCAGATCAATTCCGGCAGTCGAAATATCCTCGTGGCACTCGTGACCGACAGCGGCGCACCGCCCATCGAGCGGTGGTTCACGCTGTCCAACCTGTCCGCGCCGACCGACTTTCAGGGGGCGACCGTTTCTGGCGGGTTTGTTCTGGCACCCGGGCAGACGGTGCGCGTCGAGGCGTCGGCCGTCGGCACCGGCGTCGCAACGCTCGGCAGTCAAGTGCGCAACACGTTTACGGGCCACATGATCAGCCCGGTTCTTCCCTGACTTTGCCTTTTCTTTCTTTGTCGCACCCGACGCACCCTCCTTTGTCGCTCTTCCGCACCATCGAAATAAAGCACCCCACGCATCGTTCTAGGCCGTGACATGACCAAGGGAGAGCGTCGCGGCACCACATGGATTACAGAGGTGTAGGGCGTGCGACGCGTCAATCGGGCCATATGCAACCTTCTGGACACCAGCCGTCGCGGGTATCTTGTACCTGCGAACGCTTGCCGTGTACGCCACCGGTGGTCGGCATTCGGGGACCCGCCGGGCCGCCGGGCCTGGTTGGTCGTCCGGGTCTGCCGGGAGTCGCAGGCCAACAAGGACCCCAAGGACCACCAGGTCCGCCTGGCCCGCCCGGCCCGACGGGGCTCGCGGGTCCGCCGGGCACGCCCGGATCGATCGGACCGCAGGGTCCTCCGGGACCGCCCGCCAACACGGTGGCCTTTCGCGCCGACGGCGTGGCCGCGCAAGTTGTGACGTCGCCCACGATCGTCGTCGCCACCTACGAGAATGAAATCTACGATATCCAAAACGGGGTGGCAGCCAACAATTACAATCCGACGACGTCGACTTTTACCGCGCCTCTCGGCGGCGTGTATCGCTTTGCCGCCGGCATAAACGGGACGCGCACCGTGGACACGCCGCCCGTCCTGGTCAGCCTCGTGGCGTCGACTGGCGCCGTCATACAGCGTCGCTTTACCGCATTCGAGGTGGCCGATGTCGACGAAAACTATGGCGCGACTGTCGCAGGCGATTTTCTGCTGAATGCCGGTCAGACCGTTCGGGTCGAAGTTAATCCAGGAGGCATAGGCGGGACCTTTACCATTGCCGACGCTGAGACGGTCGGGCGAACCTTTTCCGGCTCGCTCGTTTTTGAATTTCCCTAAAAAATGGTCGCTCGGTGCGTGTGCTCTCCTTTCCGTGCGCCGTCGTCATTGTCACTGGCTTTTCTTTTGCATGCCATCTATCGCCCCCTTTCTGACCTTGTGTCTATTTCGTGACGTGTTGTTTATAGGCAATCCACAACACACACACAGAGGCCTTTGTCGTTGGATGCGCCTGGCGAAAGCGACATGTATCAAAAAATCATGGTTTGGTTCGCAACGCCTGGCGCATTGCCCGTCTCCCCGTTGCTCTGTTGGCTACACAGCCATCCATCACACCGCACCAAACCATGAAACCAATCAAAAGCCGACGACAACGACAGCAAGAATTGGCCACTGGTCGGTTTTGGTTTTTCTTTTGACGCAGTGGGCTTACCGCGGGCGCGAGTTGCCCCGTTGCGCGTGCACGACAAATACGGGCGCGCCACCGGCCGACGACACACATACACACGCACGATCGTAAAAACGCGCCGAACCGTGCGGATGCGTCGGGTAGCGTGCAGACCGCATTGCACGACCCTTTTCGGTGCAGTGGGTCGCCCTCTCCGTGCAGCATTTTTTTTTGCGTCCGGGACTGCCAGTCGCAATCGCCCAGAGGCGTCATCCTTTTTTCCCCTTTTTTTTTGAAGAAGGGCGAATGGTATCTAGGTCCCTCTTGTGACAATAGAAGACCTTTTTACGAGCAAGCGCTCGGCGGCAAAAGAGGCCAGCACAGCTGCCGCCCCTCCTAACAAAAAGTCTGTTTTGTTTCTTGTGTGGAATGCAAGAGGTATCCTTTTCCGTTTTTTTTCATTTTCGGCGAAAAGGGGGCACGATTTCGCGACGGGTCGCACACCAGAACAAGAGCCAGAAGAAGAAGACGAGGTCTTTTTTTTAGGAAACAACCTTAGAGCGAGCAACGATGATGGCAACGTCGGGAAGCGCGCGAGGGTAAATCCCAAAAGGGTGCGCCTAGGGCGCGTCATGAGAGCCCGAAGCCTCGTGTGGATTGCGTGCTCGTCCGGCGATAAATGCCGCATGATCGTGTGGCAGATGGGCGACGTCGACGAGCGGCCGCAGCGCAAATCGTTCGGTGTCGGGCAATGTGCCGACAAATGCGCGTGTGTGGCCCGACGGATGCAGAGGCATGGCGGCGCGCAGATCGCGCGTGCGCTGAGCGCTGCCGGGTGACGTGTCGGATGGCGCCGCGTCGTGCAGGAAGCGCGCCGGCACACGTGCGCCCCACAGGTCGGGCAATGCGGCAACAACATTGTCTTCGACGCCACACTGACTCGCCCACATACGAAACACGCCGTCCTCTGCCAGCGCACCGGCGGGTCCGCCTCTGGCCAGATAGTAGCGGCGCCCGCTGGTCGTGTCGGTGCTCCATCCGACCAGGGTGAGGACCGCGGCCCCGAGGCGCTGTGGCGGGCCAGTGGCATAATCGGTGCGATGGCCATAGATGCCCCCGTTCCAACTGGCCGGGTAGACCTCGGGCCACGCCATGTCCTCGTGTACGGCAACACTGGTCGTCACCGGTCCGCCCACGTAGATTTCGGCACATGTAGCATCGACCGTTGACGTTGCGGTATCGCCGCGGTGCGCCGGCGTGTAGTAAGCCAGTGATTTTAGACGGCGCGCGCTCGGAAGATGCACCTCGGCAGCTTGGCCATCTTTCTCGGTGGCTCGCTCGCGCGCGCCCCACACGTACTGATCCCGATGTAAAGCGACCAGGCTCGGTGGTTCGTGTTGGTTGCGTGTGTGGGCACCCGTCTCGTCCGGATGAGGCGCCACGAGATCGACGAGCACGGCACCGCGTGACAAAATGGCCGCACGATCGGCCAGCGCCCTGGCGCATTCATCTCCCGGCGCGCCACTGTCGCACGGCCGAGCGAGGAGACGCCTCCATTTGCGCCGTCCGTCAAAATGATTGGGCAAGGCGATGCCGCGCCTTTCCAATGCGCCAAGCGCGTCGATTTGTCCTAGCGAGGCATGTTCGGCCGCCGCCGTCGGTGTATCGCGTGCCATCGCGACATGAGGATGGCCCCACGATTGCATGTGTTTCCGACCGAGTGTCGGTGCCGCCCGGATGTTCTTTTTTGCTTTGGTCTTTTTTTTGTGTGTGCGTGTGTTGCGACAATAACCTCTTTCTTTTTTGAGGAAAAAAAGAGACAAAAGATCAGAGAGCAAACAGAGGCGTGCAAAAAGGCTTTACAATCTTTGTTGGATGAGAAAAGAAGAGAGGCAAGACGATTGTCCATGCCCGGCTGCTCCTTTATTGAGAATGAAAAAGGCAGCAAGAGAAAAAAAAGAGAATTGGCACGCTTGCCGCGACGGGCGCCATGCCGTCTACATTCTCGCCATACGATCGGCGTACCGGTGGTTGTCAATGCACACATAGATGTCAAAGTTTGTCCAGCGACGCGTCGTGTCTGCGCCCGGTATGCTGTCGTCGCTGGCAAAGATGCGTTGCAAACGGCCGAGTTTTGACCTACTCTGAAAGAGTTGCTCCTCCTCACGGTTGAGGTGCCGATCGATGCACCAAGGATACTTTTCAATCTCGCTCTCGGTGATGCGTTGGGTCGTGAGATAAGATGCCAACCTCTCATAACGCCCGGCACGGTGCGCATTCTTTGCGGTCGTGTCAGGAGCCGGACCATCGACAACAACAACGTCGGCGCCGTTATCGTCGTCGCTTTCGATCCACCACGGCGAATTTCGCACGGAAGCGGCTTTGCGATAGCATGCGGCCTCTTCCGTTTCGGCTCGGAGTCGATAGGCAGCAATTTCAGGGGACTCGATGCCGGTCAGTCGGTGCCATGCCCCGCCCAAAGTAAAGGCGCCACGCGCTTCGTCTTGGCTTTGGCGTTGGCGGGCCTCGGTCGCGCACTGCAAATAAAAGCGCGCGGCCCTCGCCACGTGTTCTCTCTTCGTGTCAACCATCTCTTGGTAGGTCAGTTTCTTGTGTTTGGGTGCGGCCTTGGTCGGTTGGACTAAAGTCGCTCGGTCGTCGTCGGCATAAACGCCAGAGGATTGTGGCTCGCGCACGTTTTTCACCGCGTCAGTGTTGCCGGCGTCTGCGTATGCAGGCGGCGATTGTGTGCGGTCCATTGATTCTTATGGCAGAAAAAATGTGACAATGTTTTTTGTGTGTGGGCTCTCTTTCTCTCTCTCTCTTTTTTTTGAGACATCTTTTTGGTGCGGTGATTCGATGAGGCCATGAAAAGGAAAAGCGAGCACAGCGACGCCAATATTGGTTGCGCGCGGACCATTTTTTCTTGGATGGCCGATTTTTTGGGTAGACTTTTCACCGTACGAGAGTCTGCCAGTGAAATAAAAACAACTTTTTGGTTGTGTCGTTTTTGGTGGTAATGGGATTGGCTGACGAGCAAAAGAACGGGCGCAATGGGCGATTTAATTTTGCGTGCAACCGCAGGCAAAAAAGGGGCCAGCAGAAATCGCCCCTCTCTTTTTTTTTTCGTCTTTGCTTTTTCTTTTGCTTGCTCGCTCTGCATCCGGCCCGCAGGGAGGGGAAAACGAAAAGACGCGCCACTCGCAAAAAGACATCGTCTTTTTTTTCTCTCTGTTGTGTATTTTGAAAGAGATCATATATTGGAAAAAAAAAGAGACGGGGAAAAGGGGGACCTAAGAGAGAGAGAGAGAGAGAGAGAGAGACATCTCGGCGTGATGCCGTCCTTTGTTTATGACGAGGGCACGTGTGCGCCCATGGGATGGACACCCGACATGTGGTCGCGCCAGCTGTGGTCCACGATACACGTCGATATGTCGAAATCGGTCCATGCCTTGATGCCGCCCACGATCGGTTCGTCGGTACCCGTGAAAAGACGCCACAGTCGCCCATCGAGACTCACGTGCTCGGTCAACGCCTCTTCCTCTGCGTTGAGGTATTTGTCGACACACCACGGGTAGCGATCGACCAGCGCAGGGTCGATCTTGTCGCTGGCGCTACTGCGGTTGAGCCGAGAGACCAGTCTGTTGTACCGCGCGCTGCGGTGGGCGTTTTTAGTGGCCGCGTCGGGGCACGAGCCGATGGCGGTGACGCTCTCTTTTGGGGCGCGCGCTCGGGACGACCAAATGGCCGAAGCACGTTCGGCGCAGGCGGCCTCTTGTCGGGCAGCCTCACGTCGTCGCGCAGCAGTCTCTTGCGATTCCCTGCCCGTGAGACGCTCCCACGCGCGAACGGGCCCAGGCATTGTGTTGGCATCGCGTTGTTGTTGTGCGCGCGCCCTGCTCGCACAGTCGAGATACATCCGTGCCGCCTCGGCGTTGCGGGCTCGCTGTTGCGATGTCGCCTCGTCGTGCACGTCCTTGGACATTTTCCTTTTCCTTTTTTTTCCTTTTTCTTTTACGCTTTTCGTCACTGTCGCTGATTCCCTCTGCTTGACTGTCCTTTTTCCGATTTTTGTGTGTGTTTTTTGTGGTGCCGTTGTTGTCGTGTAAAAAAAATGCAATGCGCAAAGCCCGGATCCTGATAGTGGCTGCTCTTTTTTGCTCCACAAAATCCACCCAATGGCAACCAACTTTTTTTTCAACTCAGTGGCGGCAAATGGCATTGTTGTTGCCTTGGGAGTGCATCTACCTTCTCATTGCAGCACGCCCACATGTGCGGGCGTACCGGCAGGCAAAGTGTACCCTTCTCCTTTTTGTGCAGAAAAAATCCTGGCCTCTTTTTTTTTGGGTGGCCGGTGCGCGATCGACCTAGGGAATGCATATTGTCTTGATGGGTGCGTGCCGCCTCTTTTTTTTTATTCGGTGAAAAAGGAGAGACAAAAAAGAGTGGCCTTTGGGCCATTTGGCAATGTGCGCGTGTCGTCGGTGCCTATTCGAGGGCATTGGCGACAGCCGCACAAAAAAACCAAAAGAAAGAGTGCGTGTCTAGATCGACTTGGGCACCGAGCGCAACGCGGCCAAGAGATAGCGCACGATAAAGGTGGCGCCCTGGCCAAAGATGCGGCTCGTCGACAGATCGAGCGGGTCGACAAAGTCGCCGGGCGCCAACGGCACGTATTCGCCCGTCACCGGGTCGACGGCAAATGGATTACGGTAGAGGTCGGGGATCGACGACAGCAACACGAGCGGATTGTTAAAGGTGAGGCCCGGCACGTAGATGCCTGGATAGTTGTTGGGGCGGAAGGCGTCCAAAAGGCTAAAGTTGCCCAGACCGACCGAGACCGACTGCGGTACCACCAGCTGGTCCTCGCCGCCACGGTCGATGAGCACCACCTGCGGGTAGTTGGGCGCGCGGAAGCCGATGCGGTCGATGCGTCGCACCTCGCGCCGGTTGACATACCAACGAATGGCCTGCGAGGTCCATCCGATGCCAACGTTGACCACGTCGTTGGCCGGATTGGCGCGGTCGCGCGTCGCCACCTTGACGGCGTCGGTAAACGACGCATAGTTGTTGCCCGGCGTGCGCCCGCTCTCCAGACGCTCGTAGAGCGCATAGACGCCGCCGTTGGTGAGAAACATGTCGGCCACCATAAAGGTGTTGAGATCGATGGTGACGAGGGCCGACCCCGCCAGACGCAGATCGTCATAGGGGTCGGTGACAAACGGCAGGCCAAACGGGTTGTTTTGCGTGTTTTGCGTAAACGCCGCGGCCTCGATCTCAAAGTAGGTCTCGACGTCGGGCGGACCGGCGATCGGGAAGGCGCACTCGCTGAGGGCCAAAAACTTGGGGTGGTCGAGGGTGCCAAACGGATCGGGTCCGTCGACGCCCACCGGCGGGATGCTCTGTGTAAAAGGCTGCGAGGCGATTCTCACGCCGCCCGTCGGCCCGGCGGGCGTGACCACACCATCGTCGGCCGTGATGATGCCCGGCACGCTGAAATAGTAAAAGTTGAGTGGAGTCGGAGGCGGCGGCGACACCGCCGGCACGCATGGACAGCATGCTCTGGCGAATGGATTCAAAGATACTGATGATGTTGATGTCAAAGGTCCAAACGGGGTCTGCGCCGCCACCTGGGCGTCTGCCGTGGGCAACGTGGTTGACGGCAGCGGCCGCACGCAGGGGACGGTCGGCGGCGGGACAATGGGCAGCGTGCCCGAGGGAAACGTGTCAAACACAAAAACTTGATCGGCCGTGTTGGGAGGCGGCACCGGTGTCAGGGGACACTCGATGGCGCGAGGCTGTCTATGTGCGCGTCTCGCCTCGACGATGACAAGGGCCTTTTCGGTGCTGCTGCTGCTGCTGTTGCATGCGTCGCTGTCGGTTCTGGCATCGCCGCGCCTATCGTGTGTCTCGGCGCTCTTGTGAGATCTCTTTTTCTTGCCCATCGCGACGCCTCAGAAAAAAGTCTAGTGACTTTTTCTGTCTGTTTCTCTTTTTTTTTCCCTCCTCCTCCTCTCTTGGTGCGCGCTTTGGCGTTGGGCGTGCAAAAGGCAAACGGGTTGAGACAGATAGTGCGAAAGCAAGGTCGTCTGGGTGCCGCCTTTACCAGGTGACACGGGAATGCCTTTGTTTGGCGCCTCGACGTGGCAGTTGGCGTGGCATCACTGTCATGCTGCAGCAAGGCGCCGCGCCAACGCGGCAGCGGTGGCCACAGCGTGCGCGTGCGCCTTGTTCGCGCCTCCGTGCCTGTGGGCCGGCGGGACGTATGTGCTTTTCTTTTCAATTTATTTTTTTATGAGCGAGAGGAAAGAGACAGGTGGCCCCTTGTTCTCTCTCTTTGGCCTCGCTCGTGTCGCTGCTATTTTTTTCGCTTTCTTGGACGGTTGTGCGTGTGCATTGTCCAGAAGCGGCTCTGGTTTCCTTCCGAAAAAAGAGAGAGAGAGAGAGAGAGTGCTCGCGACACAGGCATTTCTCGACTTGTGTGTGTGCGCTTGTGCCATCAACAGGCAGAGAAGAAGACAAAATGGAACGGACGCGACCCAGCCAGACATCTTTCTCTTGTCTGTGGCGTCTTGCGAATTTTTTCCTTAAATTGTTGTCGCTGTTGTTTGTTTTGTGTATGTGCGCACCGTCCCTCCTGTTGAGTGTGAACATTTTGTCTTTTTGTTTTTCCAACCCTGCGTGCACAAAGGCACACCGTGCCTAGAGGCCCTTGGCCAGAAAAATAGAGGGAGAAACCCGTCTCTGTCTATTCTTTTTTTTCGTCCTTTTTGTTTGGGCACAACCAAAGGCGTGCGCTTGTACTCCGCCTTTTCTTTCCTCCCACTATTCAGTGACAAAAAACCACTTGTGTGTGCGGATGACACGCAAGGGGGAGCGCCCACGACGCCACAAACAAAAATGAGACTGCAAAGTCATCAAAGAAAAAAGAAAGAAAGAAATGAGTAGTCGCTTGTTCTTTTATCTTTTTTTTTAAAAAAAGGTGGCCGCAGCACGAGGCACACCGTCGGACGCATGGGGGAGAGAAACAACGAAACAAGAGGATGCCACAACTGCTCACTCGCGCAGGTCGGGACCCCACACGCGGTCAATCTCCTCACGAGGGAAACCCAATGCCTCGAGTCTGCGGATTGTTTCCTCGTCGAGCGGAGCGGGCGCGCTCGTCGGCCGGCCGCGTTTGATGTTGTCGATGGCACTGTCGACGGTCCCCTTTTGCACGGGACACATGCGCGAAAACTCGCTCAGAGCATCGCGATGGGTCTGGTAGCGTTCGAGCGGCAGACCGGAGCGCTGCGCCTCGTTGGCCGTGTACAAAAAGAAGCGATCGAGTTCCTTGTCGCACAGCGGCACTGGCTTTAGCGGGTTGCCGTCGACGCGGCCGTTGATCGAGCGCGCCGGCTGCGGCGTGAAAATTCTGGGGTCGTCGTTGGGTCCGCCAATGTTGGCCAGCAGAGGCACGACCGATCCCACATTGATGGCGCGGTATTCGGTGCGATTCAGCGCCGGCCTGTAGCCGGGCGGCCTCCTCTGGCGCACATAGGGGATGTCCTGGTCGCCCACCAGCGCTGAATTGGCCGACACCGCACCACCGAGCACGTCGGCCGCCTTTTGGCCTATGGTGCGCGAACGCGTGCCCCGATGCACCACGCGTCCGGCGATCTGGTAAAGATCAGAAAGGACGTCGTCGTCCTCCTTAAAGATCTCGTGAAGGAGGATGTCGCGACCGCCCAGTGTGTCGCGCAACTTTTCAAATTGCTCAAAGTTGGCCGGTCGCCCGAGCATGGTCGACCGCCGCCCTTCGGGGTCAGGGTGTTCGAGCATGTAGGCCACGGCGGTCTTGAGTTCCGACAGGGGCATGGTCGCGATGGTGCCCCGGATCATGCCCGTGCTCATGTACTGCGGTTCCTTGGTCATGCCCGACCGGTACGTAAAGGCATACTTGGGCGTGTCGCTCTGGAGACGCGTGCCCGCAAACTTGCGCACAAACGGGTGTCTACTGTTGGCGTTGGCGCGCGCAGTGGTCGCACGACGCGACGACGGCGCGGGTGACACCAGAGGCAAGAACGTCTGACGCGGTCCGCGCGCCCTCTTGGTCTCGCTTCCTTCGCCGTCGCTGCCATCGCTTTGGATGGCGTCAAAGTCGGCCTGCATGTCATTGTCTGCCGCCTGGTCGGCGGCAAAGGTCACTCGCGCGCCGCGCCGCCGCCCAGTGTTGCCGTTGCCATTTGCGGTGTTGTTGATCAAAAACGACATCCTTTTTTTTTCTTGTTTCTCCTCTCCTCTGTTTCTCGCTGTTGATGTTTTGTTCTTTTTTTTTTCTCGCTCTGCCTCTTCCTCTCTCGGTTCGCACGAAAACGGGGGGGGGGCGCGTGCTTTTTTTCTTTAAAAGGCAATGGGAAAGTCGGACCGCCTGTGCGCTTTCCCTTGGCGCGCGCGTCAATCGCTCGTCGCACCATACGACCCGCCGCGGGCGGTGGCGCCCATGCGGCGGTCGATCTCGCGGTCCTCCTTGTGCGTCGCTCAACCCGCCACAGGACGGTCCCCCAATTTTTCCTTTGCTCTTCTCTGCAAAGCAGCGAAAAGAAAAAAGGCGAAAAGGGAGACGGGCCTGGAAGCAAGAAAAAGGCGAATAGATGCTGTCTTGCTTGAAACTTTTGTGTTGTGTCTTTCTTTTTTTCACAGGAAAAAATCACTCTTTCGCTTGTGGGTGCCCGCTCCTTTTTAGGGCACTACCCCAGCGACATGACGCCAAAAGCAAAAGGGAACACGAGAAATGCCACGACACCGAGGGCAGAAAATCCCTGTGACGCAGGGGCTTTTTGTGTTTGCGTGTCGGTGTATTTGTAGGGAGTGCCACAGGCACCAAAAAAAAGGCATACGCCAGGGGTGGTTTTTATAATTGGCGGTTTGGTCGCAGTTCTTTTTCTCTTGGCGCGCCCGCGTCTCTTTCGCCGACCGCAAATGCCACCCAGCCTATAGACTGCCCGTTTTTTCCTCCCCCTTTTTTTTAATAAATTTGCTAGCGACCGCTGGCATTTGTGCGGTGGGTCGACCAACGGGCACACAACGGACTGTTTACAAAGAGGAGAATAATCACAAGAGAGATAGAGAGAACACAAATACAAAAACAAAAAACACATTGAAAAGGAAGCAAAAAGTAGTATGGGCGACAAGGGACAACACGCAGAGACCACCAAACAATCCGCAGACGATATCGTGATCGACGCCGACGGCCGCGCGTGGTACACGGTCGTCAATCGGCGCACGGCATGGGCGCGCTTCCTCGCCAAGCACCCAACCGATTTGCATTCGACGACCCAGTTGGGCACCCGATTCCTTTGCGCGACGAACCGGAACCGGCGCTTTGACATAGCGGACCCGGTTAATGACATAATCAAGTCGTGGTGCTACACCGCGGGCTATGTGTACAATCCTATAAAACTGGCCTACAAAGACGCGCAAAGTTATTGCCGCTACACGGCCGAGCCAGAGCGTTGCGTGGCCGATCTCGTGACGGCCATCTATGACGACGACGATCCCGAGACGCAACCCGTACCCTACGTGCCTGTCGACGAGGTGCCAGCAATCATTGCCAAGTGCGGCGTTCCAGATCGCATTGGTCTCTATAGGGACATACGCAGGGTGACATTAATGCGTGTCGCCGCCGAAATGGGTGGCCCCGTCAATGTCGCGGCGCAAGGCGGGATGTCGCTAGAGGTGCGACGAGGTTTGATCGAACAAAGTGCGAGGTACCACAAGTTGGATGAGACGACCATCCAGTGTCTGCGTGACGCGCTGCCCTTGCGCGAGCGCCCTGGCGACCAGAACCAACCCTGATCCGTTTTTTTTTCTCCAAGTGCCCTTTGTCTTTTTTTTTTGCTCTGGTCGCCCTTTGGTCTTTGCGGCCAGCCTCAAACGGCCTCTTTGCACCACAACACATTTTTTTAAGAACCCTCATAAAAACTTTTGATGAACCCAGACGAAAAAAAAAGTGCGCTCTCTAGCGCGGGCAGAAGCGCAAAAAAAAGGCAAAGAAAAATATGCAGTCCTTTGCTATGATTTGAGTGCGAAAGAAAGAAAAAAGGACATCCGACACTTTTCGTATGCGGCTGTTGTTTTCATCTTTTGCTAATGTCTTGTTTTTTGCGACAGTTTTTTCCCTGTGTGCACGTGCGGGCTCCTTTTTCTACTTGCCAAAAAACAAAAAAAATTGAAAAAAAAAAGGCCGAGAGGATCACGGCGTGTCGATGCCCCACAAGAGGCGCACCCATGCGCGGCACGCCGACCAGTCGGGATACGACGACGCCATGTGGTCCAAATAGGCCAACGCATCGTCAAGCGATGGGGACAGAGCCGATGCGCCAAGTTGAATCCGTGGCCAGATAAAACAGTCGAGTGGCGGCGTGTCGTTACCAAAAGGTCGTACGTAGCATAATGCGCCTTGTGCGCGCCACGTCCACGATTTGTGCTGGACGGCATTGTCGATGGCGTCGTGGGGCGAGTGCCGCCTCCGGGGCGCCACCTCCCAGCCGAGGTCGCTCTTTATCACCATATGTCCGTCGCCGCTTCGAAAGGAGCGTACGAGCAACCGGGGGCATCTGGCCTCGTAGGCGTCGTCGTAGATCCAGTCGCATTCAAAGCAATCGCCACGCGGCAGCGTCAGAGTCATGTGTTTGCACAGCACGGTGGCACACGGAGTGGTCCGGTACAAGCACCAGTGATTGGATGTGAAGCGCGTGCCGTCCACCGTATGAAACGTGCCGTCGCGCAACACCCCATAGCCCATAATGTCCATGGCCATGGTGCCCTCGCACACGGGGCGTCCCGATCGACTGTAGAAACAGCCGCGCACGGGGTTGCCGTCCGCAATGTCGCCGACAAAGGCCAGCGAGCGATCCTCGCGCCGCACCACACACGAGCCACTCAACTCGTCGAGGGCCGGGGCCATGTAGGCCGTTGTTGATCTTAGGTCGCGGATGCCGAAACCGGCACGCCCGCCACCGCGAATGGGTGCGCTCAGCCACATTGCATCCACCACGGCGCCGCACTCGTTATTATTGTCGGCATCTTCATCCTCGCTGTCGGTTGCCGCGTGGCCGACCGCCAAATGACGCTTGGAGAGTGCGACGAATCGATCATCGCGTGGCACGTGCACATAAGATCGCTCGCCGTAGGGATCATCGTCTCTGTTGTCGCTATCAGCGTCGGACCACCATGCACGCGTATACTCGTGTGTCCCTGCGTACCACTCGCCTGTGGCGCACTCGAGCGACCCCGTGCCAACCACGGTGCCGCTGCCGTGCGCAAGATAATGCACGCCGTCGACGCCAACACCACCATAGATGTGTCGCTCACAGACACGTTCTAATTTGTTGTCGTCACCGTCGTTGGTTAGATCGTCTTGAGTCTTGGCGAGCGGCCCGCCGCAATATGCGTCCTCGGTCAATTGGGCAACGAGGTCGCCACGGTATGTCCACGGTCCGTCCGCGCCGTCCTTGGGGATGATAATGCGTCCGACCACAGAAGCGTGGTCGGGACCAAAAGGTCGCGGAGGCGACAGGTTCGATGCATAGGCCCAACGCGGTCCCTTGTCTGCCAAGACAGACGGCCAATGGTGGGGACACGTGAGGGATACGCGGCGATCGGTCAAGGTGGCGATCGCGTCTGAAAGGTGGCCCTCGTCCTCGTCATCATCGGGAGCAGTGGGCCTGGTCGTGTCCATCAACGCGTCGATGCGGCGCGCACTATGGGCGTAAAGGTCGATCGACAACTCATCCACCGCACGGCCCATACGCCAGAGGCACACACCGCCGCCATCATCGTCTTCGTGGACACGATCGTTGGTGTCGCCTTCATGGTGCTTTTGAACACAGGGCGGAAAATCGCGCTCGTAAAACAGGCTCCAGAGCGCAGGGTCGATGGCCAGGCACGAGAGACGCCGGCATGTGGCGGCGAGGCGAGCCAGGGACCCCAACGTACAGTGACGCAATATATGCAAAATGGTCTCGTCGGGGAGACGCCCAAACAGGCAGTCCGAGTTGACACGCCTTTGCTTGGCGTCTCGCCCAGGCGCAGCAACGCCAACCTCGCCGCCGTTTATCAAGAGCACATCCTCGAATCGTTTCCGCTTTTCCATGTTCTCTTTGTCCTTGGATCTTGTTGTGATGGACTCACTCGAAAAAAAAAGAGTCTACAAAAAATAGTCTAGCGGTGTGCAGATGTCTGCTTATCGTCAGCCCTCTTCTTCTTCTTCTTCTTCTTTTGCCACACTTGGCGTGGGCTGTAGTTGTCGCCCCGGGTTCTCTTTGATGCCTTTATATTTTTTATGGCGGCGCCTTTAACAAATGAAAATCCACCAATGGCATGGTGCTTTGTTTTCTCTGGCCCCATCGGGTGGACACCCGCAACAAAAAAATTGACGCCTCGCAATGGGCAAAAGTGACAGGCGAAAGAAAAGCTGACCTGCCAGGTGCCGAAATAGCCGTCATTGGTCAATAGGCGTGCGATTCTTTTTCTTTTTACCATCGATTTACAAATAAATCGATTCGGGACCACTTTTTACGATCTCTAGGCGCGCATGCACGCAAACAAGCATAATCACATGGGTGACAATGACAAAAGGCGAGGCGCACCGACAAAGACACATCGTCGGCTCTGTCCGCGAGCGCGCGTGTCGCTCTTTGCCGACTGTGTCTATGACGCGGCCGAGCGCGCTGCGGTCGACATGGATGTGCCGCGCCACTCACTCAAGATAAAAATCGCGTTGGACCCGGCCCTTTCACCGTGCTCTACGGGCGCAACGGCCTATTATTACCAGTCTTTTATACGCGTGAGACGTGGTCCGGCACCTACGGTTGACGTGCCCTCCGTTGACGCCCTGCTTTATCACGAGATGGGTCACCTCGTCGATTGCACTGGACACCGCCTACTCGCGGCTTTGCGCATACTCGCGCATGTCGTCGCCGTCATCCTCGCCATGGCCATTTGGACGCCGTCCGTATTATTGTGCAACGCGGCACTTTCGGCGCTCGGCATTGGTATCGCACCCACCCACACCAACGCCTACATCGCACTTGCCGCGGTCACGGGGTGGTGGGCATGCATATGCTGGTTCACTATAGGGTGGTGCCCCGAGCGTGAGATTTGGAGGCGCTTGGATATGCGCATTTCTCACAAGATGGAGATGACTGCCAACCGCTTGGCTGCCGATGCCCTCCTGACACGGCGGGGCGACGACGGCATAAAGGCCGTGGCGGCCATGCTCATCAACTTGCGTAGAGGCGCCGATCGAGGACGTAAAATCACTGGCGGCCATCCGCCCGCGCGAGTCGAGTTGCGTGCCCTGCTTGATCACCTCCAGACCGCACATCGCATCCAAGCCGTCTTTGGCTGGACCGACAAACGGGCGGGCAAGCGCACAGCGTCTCTGTATCGGAACGATCAGCCCTTGTGCGATGCCACATTTACTACGACGAGGACCACCCGTCGGTATCGTCGACGGGCGTGCCATTCCGACGCCCACTGACTTGCTTGCCAGAGACTCGTGTCGTCGGGGCCAGAGTACATCGCCAGCCATGCAAAAAAGGGACAATTGTTTAAAAAACCAAAGAGAGAGAGAGAGCCATGCCCACGCCTCTTGCGTAAAGGCGCCTGCACTCGCTCATGTGTCACTTTTTTCCCCTCTTTTTTTATAAAAAGTGTCTTTTTACCTTTTGGGTTTTCTGGCCCTTGATTTGCGTGGGCCAAGTGCAAAAAAAAAGTCAAAGCGGCCATGGCAAAAAAAACGGGTGCGGATGCGCCAGGATGGTTTCATCCCCCGCATCGGTCGCCTCGATCCAGCAACAGGGAACATGATGGCGCGCAAACAAATCCCCTTTTTTTCGTCCGCGCGCTAGCGCGCCGTTTTCATCGGGCGCCAGGAGGTGTCCGCGCATTCAAATTTCTCCCAAGTACACAAGAATGTAAAATGTTTTTTGTTTTGTTCTGCCCTTTGCTGTTCCGGTGTTGGGGGATTTAAAAGTTTTGTGTATTGTGCGCGCCTTGGGTGCCCCTGCTCGCGTCACGAAATATTCGCAGCGTTGGCGAAAAAAGGCCCCCGCCAACAACAACTCAGAGTACGCTGGATTGTTGACGCAAGAAAAGAGAGCACAAAGCAAAAAAAAGTACACGACACTGCCAGATGGGGCGCCGCATCCGAGACCATCCGGCCAGCGCGTCGCTGTTTCGGCCATCCATAACAATAACAAAGAGTGAAAAGATAAGAAAAATGAGGGTTTACTCTTTTGCAAATTATTTTCTTCCGTTTTCCCTGTTGCGTGTGCGCCTCTTTTTTCCTATTGGGCGCGCCAGGCTGGAGCACCCCTTTTGTCGACCGCAGAGGGCAGCCAGGTCTTGGCCTCGACTGTGGCATCGCCGGCCATTGTTGTGCGCTTGTGAGTGTCCGAACCTCGCCGCCAAAGAGCAAGCGTCTCTTTGCCTCTGCGCGCACCCTCTGCTCTTTTCCATAGCCGCCCTTTTTTCTTGAACCTACTCGGGGACTTTCTCCCTCTTCTTTTTCTCTCGCGTCGCGCTTCATCGTCACGCGAAAAAATACCATGTTGGCTACGTCGGCAGAGGCATCCACCGACCCCTATGTGCGGTTGACCGGCATCGTCGAAGAATCCCTCCCGGCGCTCTTTAGCGCTGCCGGTGAGTCGCGCGTCATCGAGGGTGCCATCGGTGCGCCTGATGTGCCCTATGTTGACCCCGAGTGGCCGGCCGACGAGGAGCGCCTTTTGCGACGCTACAACTTTCTGACGAGGGTCGCGGGTCTTCTTCACCCCTCGGCGCCGATCACGCCCGCTGGCGTGGCCTCTGCCGTGAGGTTGGTCGACCCAGTCACGGGCGCGGTCATCATACCTGGAGCATGGGCGGATGCAGCGCGCCGAGCCGCCGACGCGTATGACATGCGCGCCGCGCGCGGCGACCTGGTGCGTGGCGTGCTCGACTATGCCCAGCGTCTTCAGAATGACACGCGCGACGCGCTCGACCGCCTTAATGCACGGTACAACTCTGCGCGGAGCGCGTCCGTGCTGGCGCAACCGCCGACAAGACCTCTTGTCGTATCTCCTCGTCCAGTGCCCGCGCCGCAGGCTGTGCCGTCGCAGCGACCGCCCGCGACAATCGCACAACCGTCACCGGGACCGACGGCGGCCGTGTCGTCGGTATTGGGCCGACGCCTTCGGTCGCAGATGGCCACTGCTCCAGTGGCACCGCGTCGATCGGTGGGTTGGAGTGCCGCCTTGCAGCGCCTCATCCCCACGGCGCAACCGACGTCGTTTGGCCCGCCTGCACCGGCTCGCGTCGAGAGTCTGCAACAGGCCACGCAACAACAACCATTTGCGCAAGAGGAAGAAGAGCAAGAACCTTTGGTCATCAAACGTCGTCGGCGTCGCACGCCGCTTTCGATTGAGCAACTGCCCATAGAACCGACGGTGCAGACAACCAGTGAATCCTATGCCGATGATGTGCTCAATGCGCTTCTCGGAGGAGAAGAGGCGCCTATGTCTCCTTATGGCGCACTCGGCACGCAGGCGGTGAGCCCGGCACTTGTGGGCCAGTGGAATTTGGCGTCGGCACTGACTGCCGCAGCGCGTGCGCCAGCGGCGATCAGGTCACCTGAATACCTTGCTCCGCCGTCGGCGGCGACGCAACGCACACCGAGTCCCCTGCAAATTGTCGGCGAGACGCCGTCTGTCCGCGCCGAGGGCGGCATTGACTGGCCGGTGGATGCCTATGTCCAGACCGTGGCGCCTGTCACGTTTCGACGCGACATTGACCTACCGGTGCTTCAAGTCGAGGCGCGACGCGCTCGGTCCCTAGCCGACGCTGTCCAATCCGAGTCGGTGGCCAGCATGGCGGGTGCCGTAGATGGCATGGCCGATCCCGGTGCTGCGCAGGATCGTGCCGACTACCTCGACGGTCTGGTGGCCTATGCCCAGGCGGCTCGACGCGAGACACGTCGCGCGCGCGAACCCTTTGAGGCAGCCTACTGGTATAGGGTGGTGGCTGCCGGTGGTTCGGGACCCTTGGGCGTGCCCACCGAGACCGCGCCCTTGTCTGCCGCCGCAGCCGTTCACGGCCCCTACGCTACGATTGAGGATGCCACGGCCGATGCCGAGGCCGTTGGATTTGATCCCGACGCGGCTATTGCCGACGCGGCGCTCGCTTGGGCCATCGGCGCTCTGGGTGGTGAGTCCCAAAACGTCGGGCCAGTCTCTACTATCTTTCAAGTGAGGCGTCCCGCAGAGCGCGATCCCGCGGTGCCGCGTCAATTGGCAAACCGCGCTGATCCGAGCGTCGAGCGTTGGGCGGTGGCCGTCGCCGTACCGCGCCGCGATCAAACCTCGCCTCATGAGGGCGCTTTTAGAGTGCTCGCGTGGGACCGCGCCGTGGGCGGACGCGCGCGGCGTGCAGGCGTGCGCGACTTGTTTCCGAGTGCCGGCGGCCCGCCGTCTGCCGTCGTGGCTGTCTATGAGACGCCCGACCCGGCGACGGCAGCATCGATCCAGGACGATCTCGACAGGGCGATGCGGGTTCCGGCGCCCGACGGCGCCAGACTCTCGGCCAATGTGGCCGCCGCAACCGACGCACATTATCCCGGCACCGCAGTCGATGTGACCACCAATGCAGACGGGTCAGAGGTGACCGTTACGGTGCGTCTGCCAGTGTCGCTCGCCGACACGGATCAGGATCGGTTGTTGGCGCTGGCGCGTGCCGTGTATGGCATCGCGGCGACGGCAGGCGCCAGAAATGACAGCATCCAGTCGCGCCTCGTCGGCATCGACGGCACCGAGGCGCCCATTCCATCACCGCCGTTGCTAGTCGGCGCCACATCGGCTTGATTCTCTGTATTATGCCGTTCTTTCCCAAAACATTCTTTGTGTCTCTTCCAATCCATTGTCTGCCGCCGTCCTGTCCATCCTCTTTTTTGCCCGCGCGTGTTTCTTTGCGTCGATGCGGCCCATGTGGCGCGAAAGACGCAAACAAAAAAAAGAAGTCTAAAAAATGTGTCTGACCCACCGGGTTTGGTTTATGGCAGTGACGATCGTAATAAAGTGATTTTTTCTTTGTTTTTTTTTCTTATCGAGGTCGAGACCACGGCGGCCAATGGCACCCGCATTGCCAACGAGCCGCTCGTCGTCATCCGGTCCCAGACGAGCGCCGCCGGGCAGGGTCTTTCACAGGCTCGATTCAATGTCTTTGACGTGTCAGAGACGTCATCGACAATTATGGCGCGACAATTGTCGGTGACTTTCACCTCGCCCCCAGAGACACTATGTACGCGGTGGGCCTGGTGGAGTTTTAGGCCCCGCTGACTTTGCCCTCACACCCGCCGGTGTGGCCGCGCGTACTTTTGCCAGATCGGTCGCTGCCCCCGTGCCCTGACGCGCGGAACTGCCACGCGCATCCATTCACCGCGGCACTTTCTCTCTTTTTTTTTGGGTGTCTCCTTTCCGTTTTGATTTTGTTGAGCGATTCATTGATTGTTTGTCCAAAGTGCGACAACACGCCGCGACTATGCCTTGCCTGCCGTACGCCCTGCGTTCATATATCCGAGACCCAAGCAACAACGACCGCCTGCGCGATTCCAGACCACGCAATCAATCAACTGGCGCGCCCCGGCGCACCCACAGGAGGGGAAAAATGGAGAAAAGAATGCAAACAAAAACACTGCGTCTGCGCGAGGCGGTGCCCTATGGTTGGCTACCCAAGCCGGCCTGCCTTTTTTTCCCGTCTAACGGAAAACAGCCGGTCGGGTATTTAAAGAAAAAAAAAAGACTTTGTTCTGCCGTTGCGACCCACGGCGCGCCACCCAAAGTCGAGGGCGAAAAGAGAATGAGGGCCAATCAAAAAAAGGCGGGGGGCGTCTGTGCGCAGGGTGTCCAAAGCGACAGAATGCAGGCCAAGATATACCGCGCATGCGCTCTAGGTGCCCGTTGTCTCTTTTCATTTTTTTTTCGAAAGGAAAAAGGCGACGACGCACAGAATGAAAAGGGGGCAGCGGCAAGCGTGCGCGCGTGCTGCCTCTGAAGGTCGGGAGGTGGCCTAAAGCGTAAAAAAAAAGATGGACGCCGACAAGGAAAACCACGGTGCGCCGCAAAAAAAACTGCAGGCGCCTATAAGGGGTGAAGGAAAGCCCAAGAAAGCGTGTGAGCGGCCCACCCAAAAGACGCATAAAGAGCACACGCCCCCAGCGGCCTGGTGTTGTGTCGCGTGCGACCGCCTCGCTCGCCCCGTCAAGCGATCGTCGTCGATCGCGGGTGCGCCTCCTATTAGGCAAAGGACGCAACACAGCGACCGGGACATTTGGCGTCGCCACACAACGATTAGAGACCAAAGGAAAGAGGAGCGCGAGACGACCGGCGCCCGACACAGGCAGAGATGTCTTCTTCTTCTTCTTCTCAATCGACAAGCACCAACAGTAGCAGACACAGTGGCGCGGCTAGGCGCCGCAGACGCGCCGGAGCCACGGGAGGCAATTCGCGGTCAAACGGCGTCGGTCCACGCGGTTCGATGGCCCTCGTGTTGCTCCTGGCGGTCGTGCTCGTCATGGTCGTGATCTACTTGGTGCGTCGCCTCTCCAACGTGGAGCGCACCGTCAAGCGCACACTGGGCGAGGTGCGCCACCAGGTGACGCCCGACGACCTACACACGGCCTTTGGACAGTGGGTCGAGGCCAACCCGGCCCAAGTGACGACGGCGTGTGCGCCCTACATCAACCGCTCGGTGGCCGTTGCCGCGGATGCCATACGCGCCCGCGTTGCCGCCGCCACGGTTGCCGCACCTGTGCAAGCAGGTATCGCACCGCCATCACAACAACAACAACAACGGCGCTTCGACCATGCACACGACCATGCACACGACAATGGCGCGCAACCGCCCCCTCATGGTGGAGGCCCTCTTGGGCAACGCAATCAACATCAGCAGCAACAGAGGCAAGGCCAGCAGCAACCGTTCCAACAGGGACACCCGTCGTACCAACAATACGACCATCCCTACGGCGCGGCACCGTTTCAACCCCGAGAACCTCGCCTGGACCAACAGCGACCGCCTCCCCCTTTGCAGGTGCAGGGTCACCACACACAACAGCACCAACCGCACGTGCAAGTGTATGGCGGTCAACAGCAGCCATCGATTGCCCCAACGCTCATTTCGCCGCCACGGTCTCCCGGCCACATGCAAGGTCCACCACCGCCACTTGACGCTAGCGTGACGTCGACAACGGGCGCGCCGTTCCACCGTCAAATTCTACCGGAACGTGGTCAGGCGCCTGCGACGGCTCACGATGGCGGCGGCGGTATTTATCCGACGCCCAACGACCCGGTAGCGACGGCGACCTTTAGGAGCAGTCGGCCAAACATAAGGTGCGAAGGCGACGTTTGCGTCGTCGTCGAACGCACCGGATCGCCGTCATCGATCGATCCAGGAGTCGTTCCCCGGCCACAGGCCCAGGCAACGCCCATGGCATCGCCAAATGCCGTCGTGAGCGCCGACCCACTGCAATCTTGCGACGCGCCTTTTGAAAAGACCGTCTCACCTCGACCGGGAGCGTGCGCAGCAGAAAACGACGAAAGGGGCATGCCTATCGACGTTCATCGTCAACAACAGCATAGGGCGGCGACGCCATACCAGAGCCAACGCGCGACCCCGTCTGGCTCTCCTGTACCCGACTCGCGACCGGTATCGGATCGCGATGCCAACAACTATCATTTTGATCGTCGCGACGGCGGCGCATACGATGGCGGCCCTAGCGACGCCGGTGACGACGATGACAACGGCGATCGTGTCGACCACGGTGATCACAGTGATGATGAAGATGGCGATGATTTCATCAATCGTGGCGACGGCAGAGACAGCGATGACTTTGGGGCTGTCGGGATCGATCACGCTGATCGCTCTTATCGAGACGATGACGACGGTGGTATCAAGGACGGGACCGACAATGTCGCAGAAAGCGGCGACGCCCGCGATCGCCGTGGCATCAATATCGTGCCGGCTCTCTCGCGCCACAACGCCGGTTATAGTGCCGCCATCGCCGTTGACGACCCTTGGTCGCTGCCCGATGAATCGCGCTTCTTTATGGGACGCGGTGACGAGAGCGACGAGGATGATGAGGATGAGAATCGTGATGATGATGATGGTGGTGGTGATGATGACAAAGAGGGCGAGAGTGCCGGTCGTCTTGACAACGATGATGGCGACGAAAACGACGACGACGACCCCGACGACCGATACCAGGATGACAACGGCGTCCGCGCGTGGTACGCTCGACCGACCGTCTCTGCACCCGTCTTTTTGGTCTTGCGCGCATCCGACAATGGCATCGGCGTACCGTCTGGTGGCGCTCGCATCGTGCCCCTCGATGATGACGATGACGATGGCAGTGACGACGATGATGATGATGATGATGATGATGATGGTGGCGACGACGACGACAATGGTGATCATGTTGTGGTCGACAATGTCGATGAGGCGGTCGCAACCGACGCCATTGTCGATTCGTCTGATAACAAAGACGTAGACGTCGACGACGACGCACCCTATGATGTTGGCGACGCCACAAACACAGAGGCCGGTGCCGGGACATGCGACGCCGATGGCGACGGCGATGTCGTGGCCGACCATGTCCCTGAATCGCCTCGGGGAATAGAATTCTCGCAGAGCGAATCGGTCGTCGAGGAACCGTTGGCTCCTAGTAAAGTCTCGCACAACCAAGACGTGGTCGTGGCACAAGAAGAGGCGCACGAGCCGATCGACCATCCGACTGACAACGGGGCGGCCTGTGAAGAGGCAGAGAGGGACGAACCCACGGACACGGCAAGTGACAGCGCCTCTAGCGACGGCACATCTAGTGACGGCGACGAAGCCGCGCCCCCAGAAGAAGAGGACACCAACGGCAGCGACACGGACGAGTAGGATGCCGGCGCGCACCATGCTCCCTCACCTTGTGTCATTTTTCACGAAAAAAAAAGAGAACAAAAAGGAAATGACTTTTTTCTGGCAACATGGGCCAAGTTTGAGAGCGTACACTAGATCTTACATCCCAAAAAAAGCGAGAGAATAGCGACAGAGGCGGCAGGCCCTCAAAAAAACAAAGCCACATAATGGCATGGTGTTTTTTGCGCCGACCGCCCGCAAAGTGCTCTCTTTTTTTTCCAGTTGCGTTAAATTTTTTGGTCGGACCGCCCGGAAACCCGCGGTCCCCGCACATTTTTTTCTTTCGGCACGCGCCCACAGACACCTTTTTTTTTCCTAAAATCTGCGCCGACCTACGAGCCAATCGGCCTGCGCGGGATCGTGTGCGCGTATGGCCTGGCCGATTTCGTGTCAACACAAAAAGTGATCTAAACAACTCCAAATTTTTTTTTTAAAAAAAAGACACACCGTCGTGGGCCGAGACGGGCGTGTGCCATTGCTGGTGATGGGCGTGGTTTCTTTTTTCCCTGCGCAGGGACAGACGGAAGAGCGCTCTCGTGGCGCCCCGTCATTTACGGGAAAGAAAAAAAACCAAACAGGCAAAGACACCAACGCAGACCAGAAAGAGAGACATGGAAAAGCGGGGGGGGGGCAGACACTAGAAAAGGCCCCAACGACAAAAAAGAAAAAAGAGACACAGAAAGACTTGTGATGGGAAAAAGTCTTGGCATCAAAGAAAAAAAATGACACATTAGGGTCGTGTATCGTGCACACGCGTAGATTCCACAACGACAATGTGGTCGTGTTCGTGAATGATCGCCGCGGCGCCAGTCCTAAGCAACTCCAATGCGGCCTGCCGGCAATCGACGGCGCACGCATAGATGCCGCCACCGCGCATTCGAGGCACTATGTTTGCCAAGATGTGCGCGCGCTGCCCCGGCGAGCGTCCCGTACCCATGTCGACGACGACGTCGACGCGATCCCACGGTATGGCAGTGACGAGATCGCGCACACACAGGTTATCAGCCGACACTGCCGCGGTGCGTGCCGGCCACCTGACCACCGAACACCCATGGCGTTCGATGTTGCGTGCATCTGGCGCCGACGAGACGACCCACACGATGGCATCGGGTCCAAAGCGACGTACCGCGGCCAAGGCCGAGGGCGCCGCGCCGTGCGCAAAGACCACTATGCGCGGCGAGGGTTTGCCTGCGATGACCCGAGATGCGTGGGCGTCGAGTGTGCCGACTGCACCTTCTGTCCAACCTGGTTCGTCTACGGGTGTCCACGTCCCATAAGTCGCCTCTGTCGCTGTGCGCCTCCTGCTGTTTGGTCTCGCGGCTATGGTTTGGGCGTTGTTTGTGGCCTCTTGGGGAGATGTCCCAACGCCATGCCTGTCGGTGAGACAAGGTGCCGCGTGGGCCGCGTCCGTCGTTGATGTTGTCGTCGTCGTCGTGATTGTCTCATTTGTGCACTCTGGCATGGAATAAAGAACGTCTGCACGACCGGGGTCGTTGCCGCTGTTGCTCTCGACATTCTTGTTTTCGCCGTCGTTTGTGGATCCGTCCAGTGTGTGCTGGCTCACAGCGTCGGCCTCGGTTCGGGCGCACACATCGACCAGAGCAATTGTGTCGACGGGCGCAACAGAACCATCTGTCTCTGCGCCATCCTCTTGATTCGGCTCATTCGACAGTGATGCGCCAGACCTTGGATCGTTGACCGGTGAATTGCTCTCGGCATTGGGTCGATCGACAGTGTGCGAGTCTAGTGCTGCATCGGCACTGGGTGCAGCAGCTTCGTTGTCGGATCCCGTCAAACGCTCGTCGCTGGGCTTTGTATCGCGCTGTGGATGCTGTTCCACGTTGCTCCCGTCACCGCGGCTGCTGTCGCGGTGCGGATCGTCAGCAGTGGGCTCATCCAAGGCACTCGGATCGTCTACAATCACGCTGCGCTCGGCCGACGCGCTCGCCGCTGACCACACGCGCAATCGCGCAAAGAGGTCGTACGCGCGCTGGACAGGTGGCACGTCGGCGGGTACCACACCGCGGTCCTCGATTGTGGTCTCATCCTGAGCACCGTCGCCGCTATGCCCATTACCATCGTTGGTGGCGGTGACATCATCCGCGCTATTTGTTGCCGATGGACCAGATGCAGTTTCGGCGTTGCCGTCGTGGTGGTCATTGTTTGCGGCAGCGTCTACTACAACAGTAGACCCAGTGGCAAGAGGCGCAGCGCGAGGTAGTGCATCAGACACATGGTTGCCCGACATGCTGATGGTCGTTAGCGTCGAAACATCAAAGAAACCCGAGGTTTCGGGTCCGGCGGCAGTGTCGTCGTGCGGCGTCTGCATGCTCGCTGGGGTGTGCGCCTGCGCGAGATCGCCTTTGCCGCCAGCGTCGCCCCTTTTGGCGGCGCGTCCACCGACTCGCTTCCTATTTCGCCCCATCGACTGTCTTGCGCACGCGCGCGCGTGTGTGTGCTATGTGCGGATGCGTGGTTTCACACTTTGCGCCTCCGCTCTTTTTTTAAAAAAAAGTAAAAAAGGTAAAAAAAAGTAGAAAAATAGGTAAAAAGGATTGCTCTGTCTGGTGTTGTTTGGGTGCCGTGCCGTTTTGGCTCTGGTGCGTCTTTTTTCCCCCCTATTTCGTCGTCTTTTTCTCTTCTCCTTGTGTCTGTGCTCGGTTGTGGGGGACACGGTCACACACACACAGCGACGAAATGCGGTCTAGGCTGCTATTGACGGCGGGCGTCTCTTTTTGCTCGTGTGCGAACCGCGCCGTCTTTTCTCTCTACCGGCGGGTCCTTTGTTGTCCTTGGTGCTTGTGCGTCGCTGCCGGCCTTTTTTTTGTTTCTTGTCCCTCTTCCTTTTCTTTTATGGCGCGGGCCCAATCGCGCTCTGGCGGTCGGCGCTGGCGTGTCCCCCAACAAGGCGCGCAGGGGAAAAAAGCGCACCTTTGCAATGCCATCTCCCTTGCTTCAACATAGAAAAAAAAAAGATTCGTGGTGGTTGCGATGGCGCACTCTCCCTTTTTTGTCTTTTTTTCGTATCGGAAACCCCATCAGACTCCCAACGGGAATGTCCAAGATCCGAGGCACAATAGACAGATAGGGGCATGGATCAAAGAGTCTCTTGCAATCTGCCTTTGCGCGATCCCGATTGCGCTCTATTGGCATGGCGCAGCGCGGTCGCAAGAGTGCGCTGCCCCACTGTGGGCGCGCGCACACACACGCACGTACAAAATACAGTGAGGACTGACAACGATCCAATTTGGAACAAAAGAGGGACAAGAATGTGGATTGTGGCGCGCACGTCCGACGCCAATCTGCCTTTCCAGCTGTGGATTTATGACTCTTTCACTGGCTGTTGTGGGCACGGCCAAGTGCGCGGGCATCGCGTCCATGAGCGCCCGCGCGTCACAGACGTACGTCGCGCGCGAGCGTGATGGTGCCGCCGCACCAGGAAAAAAACCAATACGGGACACTGTCGCGCCACGCTGCCGCCAACGCATGGTCCATGTCGGGCGACGACGACGACGACAAGAGCGAGAGCAAACACGAGGACGATCGCCGTCTCGGGGACGCTCGTATCGGAGCGTGTAGCGCCGTGCGCCAACCTGAAACCCTACTGGCCATGTGCTGCCGCGCAGTCGAGGCCTCGGGATGTGGTACGCAAGGTGAAATCGCGCTCGGCGGCCGTGAGAGATGGCACGACGCGCGCATCGAGGCCCTGGGTCCATTTGCGCGGATGTGGCCTCGCCTGGCGCGGCCCGGCGCATGGGACCTCGCCTGGTATCGACCCGAGGCCGTCGATCTCGTCGATCAAGTGCGCGCCACTTACCGCGCCCATCCGCGTCTCTTTCCCGCACGCAACACGAGCACAATGGGTGCGTGGGTGTATGCGCACGCCGACGGGCGTCCGGCTCCGCGCCTTGCAGATGCAGGCCGCGCGCGCGTCGAGACACTATTGCGCGCCGAGTGTCAGGCGGGCACAACGTTTGGGTGCAACGATAGAGGCCACTGTCCAACACACGTGTGCTCCCTGTCGTTGCCCGAGAGGTTGGTGCTCGACGACGCTGTGGCACGCTTGGTCGCGCGTCGCGGAGGACCGCGTCCGGCGCCCGATGCCCGTGGCCTCGTCGTCGGGTTACGTTTTGTGTCGCAGCCGCGCCCGCTCCTCGCCTGTGTGCCGCGCTTGCTTGCGGACGCCTTGCGATGGCCTCCGGGGCGTTGTGCGTTGCCCGTTGTCCCGGCCTACCCATTTGACCACGTGGTGATTGCCGAATGGGAGCGCGACGGGATGCACGGTCTCGTGTGCGTCAATGCCAACCCTGCGGCAGCGGACGACTACGGCCACGTGAACCTTGTCTATCTGGGCGCAGACACCTTTTACGCGCCGTGTGCCATGCCGTTGGAACAGATTGTGCGATTCTTTGTGGCCGATCGCCAGTCGCCTCATGTTGACCCCACAGCAACGGATGACCGCCACAGTCTCGAAAAGAGTGGCGATTTCTTCTCCTGGGCCATGCGACAATGCGCCGACGGCGTGTTGGGTCGGCTCCGGCCATAACTCGCAACTCCTTTTTTTTGTTGCTCCTTGTTCCGCGCGCGCGCTCTCTTTCTTTCTTCTGTCATTCACGGTGTGGCCGCACAGGCCGCCCTTTTGCACGCGGCACGGTCTCTGTAGCACCCTTTTTTTATTTTAAACATCTGACGCCCAAACAGAAAAAAAAGACAAATCCCGGTGGTTTGTTTGCAAAGGTTTTCGTTCCCTCTTCTCTTCTGATGAGGAAAAATATAAAAAAAAGGGATAGTATCACGGGGACAAAACATGCACGAAAAAGGCCAATATATATTTGGAAAAGGGTGCATTTTTTTGTGGGACGGTTGCATCAGCGGTCGACGTCTTGGTCGGCGGCGACAGCGGCAACGATGTGCACAAGCGCGGCCCCGCACGACGGGCACATGTCGACGGCACCATATACTGTTGCGTTGCACTGGCCGCATGCCTGTGATGCCGGCACGGGCTGTTGGGATCGCGCGCGGCGCCGCGCACATCGCTCCTCCCAAGCCCGCCGCCGGCCACGCGCCATCTGGGCCTTGGTAAGACGCACAAACGTGACGACGGTTGTCGTCGCATCAGAGTCGGCATCGTAGTGCTCATTTTCTTGTTCCGCATGGCCAGCACCACGCGCATTGGCGTTGCCGTATACGCCCAACGAGGCCAACACTGCCGCTGGCGTGGCGACGCGCTTGCGGATCGGCACCAGATATGTGCGTGGCACGCCACTGTGCGGCTGCGCGCCGCGGGGTCGACCCAATGCATTTTGGCGCTGGCCGTTGGCTCGTGTCGTGCCCTTGGCGCCCGCTCCTTTGCTTTTACCCTGCATCGCTTTTCGACCCCCTTGGTTTTTTCTTTCGGTGCCAATCGGTTTTCTTTCTTTCTTTTCTTTCTTTTTCTGTGCGTTGTCCTTTGGGCAACGCTGGTCGGATTTTTTTGTCGGTGTCTCTTCCCCAAGAACTTGCCATGAATTTGCGAGCATCCCGTCCTCTTTTTGTGAGCCTGCGTCATCGCAGCATTCTAAAAAAACACACAGTGGGGGCGCGCCCGCATCGTTTTAGGCCAGGTCTGGCACGGAGCGTGCGTCGCGTTCTTCTCTTCTTGTGTGATCAATGGAGGTCCCTTTGCGCACCCGCACGCTCTCGGACGATGCACGAGCCGCAGCTGGCAGTCACGCGATGCATCCAGACCACGAGGAGAAGAGCAAAAAATGCATATTGAGAAAAGACCAACATAAAAAAATCGCGCGCGTCCTATGTGTTTGTTGTTTCTCTTTTTTTTTGGTCAATTGTTTGCCTTTTTCCCCATCGCATGTTTTCGTCCCAAAAGCGCCTACCAACAAAGAAGATGCAACCGACAAGAGGCCCGACATAAAAGTGGCGTGTACCAAAAAAGAATACACAAAGAGAGAGAGAGAGAGAGAGAGAGAGAGATCACGCACACAGGCGCCCGGCACCAAGGCAACGCGAACAAAGGATGGCCTATTGATTTTTTTCTTTTATTGGCCAACGACGGCACTAGGGGCAGTCTTTTTGTGGTAGTTGCGCCTTTCATTTTTTTTTGATCCATGCAATTCCGAGCCTTTTGGGCGTGTCCTTTCTTTTCTTTTTTTTTTCTTTTTTACAGTGGGATGCTATAGATGTGAGCGTCAGCTTGAACCTCAGAGGGATCGATGCCAAACGCGGCGTCGAACCAATGCACATTGTCGGCCGGCACGGCGTTGACGCACGGCGACCCGACGAGATAGGGGCGCACGCTCAGGGCGCGATCGGCGCAGCGCCGGCGGCTGGCGGCGTCTCCCGGCAGGACACTGCACCGGTCGACCCATGAGAGCGGGTTCTCGCCAGCAGCGACCGCAGGCGAAGCGCCCGGTGGCGCACACGACGTCACGTGCCGTGCCATGCGCATAAAGGCTTCGCGCCACGGGTCGGCCGGACCCGACGGGGTGGCATCGGCGCGCGCGTCCACGTTGTACAGAAAGACAGTGACAAAGCGCAAGAGGTCGTTGTTGAATCCGCGCAAGTTCCAGTCACCCTCGACGACGGCGTCCTGTGTCGGACTGCCCCATAGAGGGGCCGTGCGCGCGGCACGGCTCCGCGTGACCGCGTCGACGCCGCGCATCTCGTCGCCCAGGCGGAATGTGGCGCGACCAAAGTCGATCATCTTGTAGATCTTGCCAAAGGTGGGCACGGCATAGTAGCGCGCGCCTCCGCTCGGACCGTCGACCCCGTCCGATGCCTCGGCCTTGTAATAGAGCACGACATCATCGGGCACATTTTCATAGGCAATGTTGTCGTTGTGAAAGTCGTTGTGCACGATGCCGTAGGTGGCCTGTGCCGCCGCGAGGCCAAACACGACCTGCGCCGCCAGGGCCATGGCCTTGCGATAGTCGAGCGGGCGCGTGGGCAGGCCGCCAGGCACCGCGGCAAAGAACCCTCCTTTGATGAGGCTGCCCAGCGTGCCGTCGAGGAACTGCATGATGGTCGCCTGCACCGGGAAGCCCTCGTTGATCTCGGGACCGATGACCGTCGCCGCCTCGCCGTTTGGATCGAAAAAGGCCGAGTCACCCGCGCGCAGGGTCGCATACAAGAGGCCGAAAAAGGGCGACACGCCGCTCTCGGCCAGCTGGCTGCCGAGAAAGGCACCCACTGCGTCGACATAGGCATCATTGTTGGCATTGTCAAACTCGACCTCTAGGGTGCGATCGAGTTGGCGCACAAAGCCCTCGATGACGCCAATGGGCGCCGACGCCAGGGCCACATCGAGTTCGGGTCCACCAGCGCGGTAGACGACCTCTGAGGCGCTTGCAAAGTCTGCCGCAACTTGCGCGTTCTCCTGTCGCGCCACGCGCTGTTGCATGGCGCGGTTGCCGCCCGGCACAAAGGCCGCGCGCCACCATCCGGCGCCACCGCCGTTCTCGGTGCGTCGCCGCGCGGCCAGGAGACGTTGGAGCGCGGCACGCGCCAGCCACGTGCCCACCGAGTAGATGGGCGACTTTTTGAGCGCCGCGTGCACGGCCGTCACCGGGCCGTCGGGTCCGCGGCGTACGAGGGCCGCATGTTTGCCCGCGGCATCGCCCAGCGCGTCAAAGCCCGCCGCGGCAGCCGTCGCGGCGCGCGCCAGATCGACGCCGTTGCGACCGGTGCGCGGGAGCATGACCTGCACGTCGTACACGGTACCCTGTGCCGTACCGCTCGAAATAGCGCGCACAATGTCCACCACTTGAAAGGGGGTCTGGTGAGGGCGATCGGCAGCGCCCGCTGCGGCCGGTTCGATCGCGTAGCGCGGCAAAACATTGGCCTCGACGCCCGGAGGCAGACCCAGTGGTCGCGTGCCGGGTCCCCGTCGCAGTTGCGCCAAGAGACCTAGATAGTGTGGATCAAGGCGCTGCTCGGGCAGCATGACCGGTGTCGGGAGTACGGCCTCGAGACGCCGCAACGCCAGATCGCGCAGGGTCAGGCCGTTGGCCGGCACCAGTACAATGTCCACGGGGTATTGGTCGGCCTCGGGTTCGAGCGCCAACTCGGCCAGCGCCTGGGCCAGGCGGTCGTCACCGCGCACCTGCTCCTCGGCCGACTGGTCGCCATAAGAGGCTGCAAACGGTGGTGCAGCCAGCGACCTCGCACCGCCTGTTGTCGCCATTGGCAAAGACGGGCCAACACCATAGGCGGCCGACCTACTGCCAGGCGACTGTATGGCACCCAGACGGTTCAAAAGACCTCCGGCGGCGGTAGCAGATTCCGCGCCCAAAAGCGCATTGACATTGAATGGCGTGTCGCTCATCATCATTGCCGTAGGCGCAATTTCGATTCTTGTTTCAGTTTTCGTGTTTTCTTTCTTCTCTCTCCTGCGCGCGTCCTCCTCTTTCTCCTCAAAAGGCAATCTAAACAAATCGCCGTGTTCGGGCAGTGGAAAAAAACAAAAGAAAACAAATACAGTCGAGATGTGAGCGGAAAACGCTCAGAAAAGGGGAAAAAGGCGAGACCGCCGAGAGGGTGTGGGCGCGAGGGTACGGACCAAGGCGCGGGGGGGGGGTGTCTTTTGTGACGGGAGCGGCTGTCGCTTTGCGTACCAGGGCGTCGCTTTCGTCGATCTTGGCGCCGACACCCTGCCGCCCAGACTGTCGCCTGCGCGTCCCCCTTTTGTTTGGCGCGTCTCCTCTCCTGTCTTTTCCTTCCTTGTCTCATCGCCCCACGCCAGCAGCCAGAGAAGAGAGCGAAAAAAAGGGGGAGCAAAAACCGACGCCCCACCGTCTGTTTGCGGCGTCTGTGACGATCGACGGTACGAATGGCAGATGCTGCGAGGCTCTCGCTTCCGCCCCGAAGCACATGCTGTGGTCGCGGCAGCAGCGGCAGCAGCGACGACGTCACAAAGGGAGAAAACCTAACCTCTTTGTGACCATGTCGGTGGTCGGTCGACATGGGGGAAAAGTTTGGAGCGCAGACACCGTGCACAGCCATGTGCGTGTGTCGGCGAAAAAAAAAGACAGGGCTGTCGATCGGGAGAAAAAGAGGCGCCCAGACAGACAAAAACTGTAGGAAAAAAAAGGAAAAAAAAAGGCGAGGAGCAAGCAAGGGGGGAAAGAGGCTCTCGACCGGCGACGCACAACGACAATGGTTCAACAGATCGGAAAAAAATGTATTTTTTCTTTTGCTCGTGGATACAATCAAGAAGAAAAAAGAAAATAAAAAAAGAGGGGACACGAGTCGCTTTTGTGTGCGGCCCCCCTCGCCGCCGCTTTGGCCCGCCACCAAGAACGGCGCGCGGGCGTGCTTGTGACCTGTGTGTGTGCCCGAGAGGAAAGAGAAAAAAAAAGAACAAAAGAGAGAAAGAAATTGACCCCATGCCTTTATTCCCCTTTTTCCTTGTGGCGATGCATGCTCTATCTTTTTCCCCCTCATCTTTCGCAAGCCTTCTTTTTGTGCGCGCGCGTGCTTTCCCCCATTGGCTTTTTTTCCCTCTCAAACAATACGGCCCATCCGGTCCCCCGTCCCCTTGATTCTAGTATCCTTTTTTTTTTCGTTAAAGAATTTCTTTTTTTTTCCTGTTGTGGCCTTTGTGGGTTGGTCCGCGATCGTGCGCGCATTGGTGATTGACAAAAAAAAGAGAGAGACACGAGCGCTCACCTCTCTTTTTTTTTCATGGGCGCGGGCATAGGGCCTTGTCGGTGGGTTTGTCTGCGCTGCGTGACCGCCCCACTCGGTCTTTTTCTTCCCATCCAAAGGATATTTTTCGTCTTTTTGCGGTCGCGCTTGTGTGTGATTGGACGAGAACACATGGCACGCCTCGTAAAAGAGGGCAAAAAAAAGAGGGACCGGGCGGTCGCCATTGACGCGAGCCGCACACAATAGTCGTATCGATCAGGAAAAAAAAAGACAGGGAAACAGAGAGACACGCCCGCGCGCTTTAACTATCTTTTTTCCCTCGTTTTTTTCTCTTTTTCTTTGAGCAGACAACACCACGCAAAGAGAGGAAAAAAAGAGAGAGAACAACAACAGACAAAAGAAGAGGGTCCGCAAGGAGAAAGAAAGAAAAAAAGAAAAGGAGAACAAGACAAAGTTTTGGCGCATGCACAAGAGCGATTGGTCGTCGCCGCCATCGCGGCGCATCCCCTCCAACACGCAAGAGTGGTACGCACTCCTCCACGGGCCGTGTGCGTCGACCGCAGTCCAAGGGCCACGTCGCACGGTCACCTTTCGCAAGTCTTTTTACAATGAAGAAGCAGAAAAAGAGGATGCGGTGTCTCTGTCGGCCCCTTCCTGTCGGTCTTTGACGCCGCCCGCACCTCTACCGTCAGAGAAGAAAAAGGCATCGACATCGTCGCCGTTGCTCAAGACGTCAACTGACCCAGACGGGTTGGTGGTTCGACTTGCGGAGCGGCGAGAACAAAATCACCGGCTAGATGCACGTGTGACGCCGTCGACAGCGTCGACGACGACAACGACTGTGTCGGCCACGCGTCATCGCGACCGCGCCACGGAGCGTTTGGCGCTGCCGCTCTCTCAACGCACACAACCCGAATCGCCCGACGTGCTGCTTTTGGAGCGCAAACGGGCCATGGAACTCTTTCGTTGGGTCAAGAGGCGCGCAGGCAAGGTCGAGGGCATCGAACGCGCTGCCATCCTCATGGGTCCGCCCGGTTCGGGCAAGACCGCGGCGGCACGCGTCTTTCTGCGCGCCGCCGGGTTCCAGGTGGTCGAGTTTGGACCTGACTCTCTTTCGACTGAATCCTCTCTGGCGGATCAGGTGCGGCGCGTCGTGCAGCGCAAGCCGCTGCCCGGCGCCCGCCCGCCCGCGGTGCTCATCGACGACTTTGACGGTCTGTGCGCCATCGACCGCGACGCCGAATCCGCCACGCGTCACGATTGCGCGGCCGATGCCATCGGTACCAAGCGCGCACGTCTGGGCAATCTCGTCACGGTGATTGCAGAGGCCTTTGCCTCGTCGCCGCCTATCATCGTGTGCTCCAACGATTCGGGTTCGGCCGAGGTGCGGCTCGTGCGCGAGGTCTGCCACGAGACATGGTTTGATGCCGTACCGCGCACGCGCCTCATCTACCTGGCCAAAACCACAGCGGCCCGACAGGGCTGTACGCTCGGCGATGCCGACGCGGGCCGCTTGGCCGACGTGGCGAGCGGTGACATTCGTCGCCTGCTCAATGGCCTCGACCTGTGGCTGCGCGCGAACGGCAGACGCGTGGGTCCTGCAGAGCCGTCGCCCGTCGACATGGGCTCTGACACGTTTCCAGGCAACTTTGGCGCCGTCGAGGCCTTGCTTGCCGGTAGGACGTCACCCGGCAACCGTCCAATCGATTGTGCAACGGCGACCAGCATCTACCGCTCTGATCCGCTCTTGCGTCGCGCGATGGTCCACCATAATTATGTGCGCGCGGTGACTGATGCATCGGGTTCCCTGAGCGATGCCGATGCCCTCGATCGCATTTCGGCCATTGCCGACAACTTTGCCGCGGCCGACGCCATGGACTATGGTATTGGCGTGTCAGGCAGCGTTGGCGGTGACACAGACGGAGCGGCTCCGTGGCGTGCCGGTGCGCGCGCTGGCGGTTCGGTGGGCTGGGCGCACGGTGCCAATTCAGCCACGGCCGTACTGTGGGCGTGGACGACACGCACGCTCGTTCCGCGGCCCGAAGCGATGGGCAAACCCGAGGTTGCCTTTTGCAAACCGTCATCGAGCGACCGCGCGCAGTATGCCGAGGCGCGCGATCGTATCGTGTGCGCCTCTGCCGCCATGATGCCTACAATGTCGATCGCGGGCGCGAGAGAGCCTCTCGTGCTTGATTTCGACCTCGCACGGGCGATCTTTGTCGAGTTTGCGACCAATGCCCGCGCGGATCACGCCTACGAGTCCTGGGACGAGGCCCAGCGCAAAGGCGTGGTCGACAGGATGGTCTGGGCGGGGGTGACACCCGATAGCCTCATGCGGCTACTGTCGTGGCCGTGTATGCGTCAACGCGCACAACAGGGCGGCATGCCACCACCGCCCATGGCGTCAGTCGCTGGCCGTCGGACCTGCCGCCTGTTTGATGATCTAAAAGGACGACGGCAGGCGTGCGCGGTTATGGGCGACGCTCGCGCCGCCTCGCTCGTGATGCCCTCGGGACCTGCCACGACAGCCATGCCGGTATGGCCGAAAACAGCGACATCACGGCGTGAGACGGCCCCAGAATCAGATGCCGGTCACTTGGCTTTGGACCAAGGATCGAGCCGAAAGAGAAAGCGTTCGCCGGGCCAACATCGCGAGCACCCTACACGACCTTTTTCTTCATCCTCGTCTCTGTCGTTGGACTCACCGGCGGCGCCCATACCGTCGTTTGGCCGCAGCAGGGGTGCCCCCATTCCACGCTACCAAGCGTTGTCCCCGTCGACACTGTACCGACCGCCGCGGGTGTTTTCATCGACGCCGTCAGCGCGTCGGTCCGCACATGCACCACGAGGAGGAGCCAGGCGCGCTGCCCACGGCGGACGAGGTCGAGGGCGGTTTTGACGCCGAGACGCCATGTGTCTCTTGTTTTTTCCCGTATTTTTTCCTTTTCTTCCTCTTTGAATCGTATTTTTTTTAAATCTGTGTTTATAGGCGGCGACGACAATAGCACAGTACAATGACAATGGCGGGGGTCTTGATAATTCCCGTATGATGCGCATGTGGCATTTTTATCAAGTTGCTCTTTTTTTTCTTGGTGTAAAGAGGGTCTTACCAAAAAAAGGACAACGACCTCATCAATGTGTTGCCGTTTTTTCCAAATGCCTTGCATTTTCTTTTTTTTTTCTGTTTTTTTTTCGTTTACAAGTCACACACGATTGTCTGTCGAATGTGCGCTCGGACGGTTTTCGCCGACAATAGGCATGGACAGCCAGAGCGTCGGCCGCGTGTGCGCACACACCAGCAAGAAATTGCACGCTGAGAGAAAAGAGAGAGGAAAGATGCGGCTGCCTGTGCCTCCTTGCCCTGGAGGGGACAAAAGACACGACAGGAAAAAGAGCGCCGCCAGGCAGAAAGGGATCCACCGAGCGAGGAAGAAAAAAAAGAACAAGAGGACCGTCACGATCGTTTTTTTCTCGCCAGTTGGTTAGTCTGTCTCTTTTCTTGCGACGGACGTGTCCTTGGACCCCCATTGCAAAGGCACCAAGAAGAAAAGACGAGAAGACTCTGTGTGCGCGCGTGCTGATGGACTTTGGTGCACGAGCCAAACAGGGCGCGGCCGTCGGTGCGGGACAGATCGACGTGGTCGCGCGTGAGGCCAATGTCGAATCGCGCGCCGTCCGCGCCTACCTGTTTGAACACCGCACCGTCGAATTGATTGTGTTGATCATGTTGGTCACTGTAGGCGCCCTGTGGAGCGAGGCCGCACAAGAGGGCCTGCGCCAATATGTGTTTCGTACCAAGGCGCCGACCGCTCTCCAGTGGGCCGCGGCCGCTGCCGTCGCCTCGGTCATCTTTCTCGTGGGTCTCGGCGTCCTCACTCGGCCCTCGCGCGTGTTCCCTAGAAACTGGCCACTGGCGCGTGCGCGCATGCGCGCAAACCGCGCCTCGCTTAATTTCCTCTCATCAAGTAGTAAAAAAAAAGAAAAGGACCCTTTTGGATTATGGGGCGCACAGGCGGCTTTTTTTTGTGCTCTCCAGAGGCCGAGGACACACGAGCAAGAACACATGGAAATAGACAAACCTTTCGAGTGTCTTGTTCCGTCTCGCTCTTTGTTGCGGCAGTGCTTTGGAATTTGAGGCGGCGTATCAGGAATGGCGAGTTAACACGCCATCACCAATGATGTGGGTCCCCAATGATCATAAACGTAATCGAATTGGCTCTAGAGTATTTTTTTATGTGCGCTCTTTTGTGTTGACTCGTCATCCTCGATACGCCGCCTTGAGGCGGCTTCCTGCAGTTTTTCTATTGGTCACGACAATACATTTTGTCTGGTTTTTTGCTAGCAAGACGAGAGAACGTGACGAATAGGGACGTCATTTCAAGTGCAATCTACAAAATATCCCAGAATTCGACACTTTGATGACGAGTTAACACCTCAACTGCAGGAAGCCTCCTTGAGGGTTTTGCGTATTTTGTGCGCTTTTTTTGGGTATGCCTGCCCGTGTCCGGGGAACACCGAGGACAGCACGAGGAGGGGGCCGCAGTGCGCTCGTTGCGACCCAAGCCAATCGGTGCACACGGCGAGGACGCAAGGGGCAACCGAGGTCCTAAAAATATACATGTGTTTGCAAAGAGATGGGCCGTGTCCCGTCGATCGGTCCTTTTTTTTCGTATTTCGCCAATCGTCCCCTCCCGCCCCAAACAAAAAAAACAAGAAAAAAAAGAGGAAACCACAAGTAATCGGTTCTCTTTCTTTATGCGCCAATGGCGGTTGGGTTTCCTTTGTTGACGCTGTTGGCAGCGCTGTGCCTCTTCTTTTTTTTTTGCTCGACACCAAAACCCACGGGTTCATTTGGTTCTCTTGTCCTTTTCCCTCTTTTTTTCTTGAGAGGGGTCCTTCTTGCGTGCACCCATTTGGCAGCATGTGGCATGCTTTTTATTTCATTCTTTTTTTTTTACGAATTGGAAAAAAAGGGATTTGCACGTGCCCGTGCTCGGTTGGGCGATTTTTCTTTGTCAGTCGCAACAAGCACAATGTGTGTGAGAGAGAGAGAGAGAGAGAAACAGGTGTGCTATGCGCGCACACACGTGACCAAGCGCAACTCAACAAAAGTAAAAGAGCAAACAAGAGACCATCGAGCGACCAGGCACGCACCATCATTACGGGGCGGCTGGCAGGCGGACGGTTGTACCTCGGTCTTGTTTTCCCTCCCCCCCCCCCCAAATTGTCGCCTAGCGTATGCGCGGAAAGGCGGGACGCAGAGGGCCGCTGCCAAGCGCATTGACGCCACAATACCGCCGTGCAGCGACCGCACTACATCAGCGATAGTCGGCGCCAAACAACGCCAACAGCGCCCAACAATGGGAAAAGAAAAAAAAGACAACAACGTCGAGAAAGACCTTTTTTTTCCTACTGCGAAACAGAATTTTCCGTTTTTTTTCGACAATGGAGAGAAAAGCGTGTGCCACATCAAAGTGGCAGGAAAAAAAGAAAAAGGTGTGCGCGCGGTGGCTACCGGGACACCGAGCGCGCGTGCAAGAGACGACACTGCTGGCAGCAGCAGCAGCCGAGGCAGCCGCCACCAAGGAGGGATGCCCGCTGGGGCGACGCCAAAAAAGGGGTCACGACCTTGGCAAAAAGGAGAGGGGCGCCGCACAAAGACAAAGGGCCGCACACGCGCGCGCACACACGCATCCCTACAGAGAAAGAGAAAGGCTTTGTTGGCACCCTCGCCCGCTCCCACCTCTTTTACCGTTTTTTTTCTTTTCTCCTCTTTTTTCCAACCTCTGGTGGGTACGCACGCGCCGCCCGCTGTCACGACCGATTACCGACGCTCTGAGCCTGCGTCGCACGCCCCCTCTGTTTTTTCCCCTCATCCCGTATGTCCACTCTAAGAGAGCGATTCGCCGCCGTGAGCGAGAACGCGCGCACGCGCATGACCCAGCCGGCGTCATCATCATCGTCTAACGCAAACAGCGGCGCTGCCCCTCGACACGCGGCGACACCCGCACCGCGATCTGCCCCGCAGGGCGAAATCTTTGACGCGCTCTCGACCACACTGCCACCGGCCCCGGTCGCGCGCAATGGCCCTGCGCCGTCCTCGTCGGGGGCGCCAACGCCGCCATCGCCGTGTCCGCCGCCATCGGCGACAGCAACACCGAGCGGCGAGGCCCACGAGACACCGTCAGAACAGGTGGCGCGCGCGCCGCGATCCAAGGGCCGCAGGGCCAACTCTGATGACGCGCCGGCGGCGCCGGCAACGCGCAAGATGCCACTGTCGAAAGGCATGCTCATTGTGGCGGGCGTCGCCCTCTTGCTGGCGCTGTTTATCGGCACGTTGGTCATCAAGCGCGGCCTCTTGGCCGGTCTCAGACAACGCAGAGCCGCCAAGAAAAAGGCAGAGTCTCTCGACCCTGACGACGACGATGATGACAGCGACGACGGTGCAAAGAGTGCGAGAGGCGGCAAGGGCAAGGTGGGCGGCGTGCTGGGCGGGCTCTTTGGTGGCAAGGATAAATCCGAGTCGACCGACGTGGCAAAGAGCGTCCGATCGGCAGGACATGGAAGCGCAAGCGACCCACGTCAATCACGCGCTGCGGGATCGGTGCCGCCGATGGACCCGTACCAGGCCAGGGCCGTGCGCACGGCCTCGGCCTCCCGTTCTCCTCTGCCTTCCACGCCGTCGTACGCCGGTCAACCACCCACAGTCGGCCCTCATGGGCCAGCGCCGCCGCAGCAACAACAACAACAACAACAACTTCACCAACAGCCACCGGCGCATCCCGCCTATCAGCAACAACAGCCACAGATGGCACCGCCGCAGCAGTCACAGATGGCGCCGCCGCCGGCACAGCAACAGCAAGCACATCGGCAGGCGTCGCCAAGGATGGCGTTGGGTCATGCCCCACACCAGCAGCACCCGCCCTATGCGCCTCATGTGCAGGCGCGCCTCGATGGTGTGCCCCATCCCAATATGCCCCCGCCGACCCCGCAGGCCGGTCGACTGTCTCCGGGAGGCGGACGCGCCTAGACACGCGGCAATGGAGAAAGCACCCATGTTTCACACACATACATACACATAAAAGAGGAGGATCACAATAAGCCAAACCAGAAGGCGTCTCTGCATTTTTTTCCTTCCTTTGTCTTTTTGTTTTTGTTGACGAGCAAAGAAAAAAGATGGCGGGTAATGCCATCGGCGAGTGGAAAGGGGAAAAAACAACACCACCACAACAACAATACCAACAAAAAAAAAGAAAAGGCAGAACAATGCGTCAGGGGGGGCGAGATAGACAGGCACACCGTGGCGTGCATCTCAAAAGCCGACCGCGGTTTGTGTCGTCAGAGACTGCATCGTGCATTGAGCACATTGAATCGTACGGCGGAAAAAAAACCTCTAGGAAAAAAAAAGTCAGAGAAAGAGAAACAAGGGCGGTTTGGCTTTTGGTTTCGGTGTCGTGCTGCCATTGTTGTGCCTTTTCTCTCTCTCTTTTTTTCTCTTTTTTTATCTGGAAGATTGCATAGGACTTTTTTTTCAGGGAATGGAAAAAAAAGGCCAAGAGCACACGCACGACCATGCCCTCGGTGCCGGTCGTTCGTGCGTGCGCAGACGCACCACAAGGGAAAAGGGAGTGGCAAAAAAAGAGCAAAGAATGGGCGCAAGCAAAAAGTGGGTCGCAGCGACGGGCAGCGACGCGCAAGGCGGAGCAGCGCGGTGGCTGCGCCATACGGGCGAAGCCGATGCGTGTCGTACCAAAGGGAAAAGGCGTACGGCGGCGAGGGGAAGAAGGAGCGCGCACTCACTACACGCACACAGGGCGAGAGACACGCCGCTGGCACCTCAAAAAAAGCGCCAGGAGCGACACAGAGCGCACGCACACAAGATCAAAGCCTATAACGGCCACAAGCACAACAACAACAGCAAAGACCGCCCCAAAAAAAGAAGAAGGAAGGAACACTTGGCATCGAGCAGAGGCAAAGCAGGGAGAAAAAAAAGAGAGAGAACAGCGAGCCGCTTTCTCCCGTTCTCCCTCTTTGTAAGCAAGACCACCCATAACCGGGAGGCAGAAACTGCTGGTAACAACAGTAACAACAGCAACAGCAGAGAAGCGACGCACAGAATCGTCATTGTCGCCGCTGCAGGCATGAACGCGCAAGGCACATCGCAGGGAGAGGGCGAGTTTCGGGCTCCGCGTCCCGTCGAGCCAGGTCCGCGCAACATAACGCAGCAACAACAGCAACAGCAACAACAGCAGGACACAGCGAGACGTCGCAATAGCGTCGACAATGTTGGATCGGCAACGCCCGACTGGCGCGCGCGCTCTGGTGCGGCACGCCAGATGACCCTGCATGCGGTGCGACGGGTGTCGACGCCGGTCGCCCACGTGCATCCACCACGCGCGCCCACGGCGGCATCGGTGACGGCGGCCGCAGCCATTGACGCCGGCCGACCGTACCCGGCGTCCCCGCGACCGCACCAGGTGCCGTCGCCGGCGCAACGCGCTGCGCCGCCGACACCGGTGATGCGCACAGGTCCTCACAGGGGCCAGGGCACGCCCGTGGCGACCATGGCGCCCGACGCCGCCGCAACGGCGGCCGAGGACGAGGGCGAACAGATGTGCGTGCGTGCCCTGGAGGAGGCACAGGCGCGCATTGTCGCCGAGCGCGAGGAGATTGGGAGGATCGAGGCGCTCTTGCACGAGATCAACAAGACGCGTGCCTCGGACGGCCCCGACGCCGACGCCTTTGAGGAGGAGGACGTGCGCGAGGTCGAGGCCGAGATCGCCGCGCGACAGGACGTGCTCAAGGCCATGGAGGCCGACCTCGAAGCGCGCCTCGTCAAGTACGAGACCGAGGTGAGCGTCGTGGCCAACGCCATCCGCAAGCGCGCCAGCGTGCTCAAGGCCGCCGAACAGCGGACGCGCGTGCTCAGCGAGAACCCACGGCTCATGACCTTTTTCGCGCACAAGCAGAACGATCTCATCGAGATTCGCAAGAGCCTGTACACTGCGCTCGCCGAAGGCCGCACGCCGCCGGTGTGAACATCGCACATACATACATACATACGCAGACAGACACACACGCACGATGGCGGTGAAAAACGCCTCCCCCCCCCGCGATCTCGTGCCAGCGCTATGGGACGCTGTACAGAGAGGAGCGTCGGCGAGAAAGCACGCAAAAGAAAAAAGAGAAGAAAAATAGAGATTTGACTTGAAAGACAAAAAAAGGGGAAAAAGGGCGGATCAATGCGCGCCCTCGTTTGTCTTTTTTTTTCTTTTCCTCGCGCTGGCGGGGGCCTTTGTCACTGTGCCTCGGGGCGGGGGGTCAAAAAGAGCGCGGATGCGCCGGGTCCATCTTGAAAGGAAAGACAGACAAAAGAATAGAGTAGGGAAAAAAAAAGAAAGAAAGAGACGTCGTTGGGGCGCGACACGGGCGGCGCGGCGTCCAAGCGGCACCGGGGTGTCAAAAGCCGTCTTTGTCTCGTGTGCGCGTCAGAGACGGCAACGAACGGGCTGGGGCAGGCGAGGTTGCCGGAGAGAGAGAGGAAAAAAAGAGAATGTGGTGGCATGCGGGTCCGTAGGCGAACTGGGACGGGTGTGCGCGGTGGCGGTATGCGTGTATGCGTGTGTGCGTGCGTCGCGGGGGAGTCATTGCCACGCGACCCGTGGCCTCATCGCCGCAGGAGACGAAAACAGGCGCGACCAACGGAAACCCGAGACTGCGCCCGTGATCTTCCCAGCACCGCCACCGCCGCTGTCTTTTTCGCTGCTCCCGCCTTCCGGTCCGCCGTCGCCCACAAAGAAAAAAAAGGAAAAGAAACAAAGGAAGAAAGAACCGTCTCGTGATGAACGTCAAGACCCTCCTCAACGTGTCGCCGCCTCACCGCTGGTTCGACGGGCGCTCGGGCGTATCGGCCATCGAGGTGCTCATCCTCGGCATCGTGCTGGCCATTGCCGCCGTGCTGCTCCAGGCACTCCTCGTCATGATCTTTTGGAACCTGTCGCTGCCGCACATCTTTGCCGCCGTACCGTGCCTCACCTACGCGCAGGCGCTGTGGCTCTCGCTCCTCGTCACGGTCTTGTTCTAGGGGCAGAAAATTAAAAAACAAAGAAAGAAAGAGGCGACAACAGCAACAACGCCAGCCACCGCCTTGGGCGCGCGCCGACTCCTGGTCCCCTCATCCTCTTTTTTTTTCTCTGCTGTCGGTCGGGCCGCGATGACCGCCATGCCACGCCAAAGGGAATAGAGAGAAAAATAAAATGAAAAAAAAAAGAGACAACAGGCTCGCATGGGCACGCACGCTTCTTTGGGGGAGAAAAAAAATACAAGAGGACGAGGCCAAACACAGTGCCTGCTGGTTTCGAGCGGCGCGCCTTGGGGAGGAGAGGGGCGACACAGCAAAGCCCAAAAAGACCAAGGAAGAGGTGAAAAAAAAAGAGAGTTCAATAGCCGAAATGTGTCTTGAGGCCACCTTGTGGCGCCGAAAGGTATCTGACCGTTGCCATAGGTCTCTTTGTGTGCTTTATTCTTTTTTTTTATTTTGTTGTCTTGGCGCATTGCGCCCACGCAAAAAAACCGCTGTCAGAGCCCCGACGACGCCAAAAAACAATGGCGGCCTCTGTCTATCGGCAATAGAAAAAAAAATTGAGAACGGTGTCTGACAAAAAAAACAGACAAACATGCACAGAGGGACTGTCTCCTTTGGTCCAACCCGAGGTGTCTTTTGCGGTGCGTGCCCTCAAAACTGCTCCGCAAGAGACCCGAAAAAAACCCCAAGGGTGCTGAACATCGCCTACGATGCTCAAACGTGTGTCCGACACGGCACGCCACCGATCCAGCTGGACATGGCGTGTGCGCAAGGATCGGTGGCGCCTGCGCAGTTTTTTTTTCGATAGCGCAGGCGGGGACCTCTCAGGAAAAGGGGAAAAAAGGCAACCTCGCAACAGCACCCTCTACACGCAGACACGCAGGCCAAAGGAACCCACCGCCGGCTCACGGCCTTTTTTTGTCTTGCCCTTTCGGTTCTTTTCCTCTTTTTTCCCCCACTGCAAGAGAGGAGAAGGAAACCCGAACCGAAACGGCGCCGGGGAAGAGAAGAGGCTACACGAGGCACGAGTGTGTGTGTGCGCACATTGCGCGAAAAGACCGAGAGGGGACGAGGAAGCCACGAAAACTATCGCGGCGGCATTGACGTGTGCGTGCACCTTTTGATCGCGACGACGATGAAGCGCAAATCTATCTTGTTGGCGCGTCTCATGGGCGATTCACCGGTCAAGCGCGCGTGTAAGGAACGCCATCAGTCGCCGTCGCCACCGCCACCACCTGCGACAAAGTCTTTGGAAGACGACACTCGCCACTTGTCGTCATCGCAAGGAGCACATCAACTACAGCAGCCTCTGGAACCGACAAAGTCTCCTCCCCTGTTGCCACGCGCTGTCGATGGTGCGGCTGTGTGTTTGCCGGCGTCAGTCCCCCTGTCTCGGGCGCCCAAGACCGCTGCTGTCGAGGTGACGTTGGTGAGACCGCCCATCACGCCGAGCGCGTACCCGATGCCCGACGGTGCGCGCGCTGACGCGGCCGAACGCGGGTTCTATGCGGCATGGGGTCTGAGCGCGCGACGCTCTGAACAACCCCTGCACCGACGCAATCCGGGTCCCAACCCGGTGAGCGTGAGCCTCGCGGCGCTGCGCGACCTCAACCCCGACGAGTACGTCGTCGCGGAAAAGACCGACGGCGTGCGCTACGCGCTGTTGCTGTGCGGCGACGAGACGGGTAGCCCCATGGCCGTTATGGTCGACCGCGCCGGACGCAAGTTTGAGGTGGCGGTGCGCGCCGCGGCGCGTTTCTTTGCCGGCGCTGGCACGTTGCTCGATGGCGAACTGGCATGGGAGCGACCCCTGCCGCACGTCCAACAGTCGGCCGCACCGGCGCCTCGGCCGATTACCGTCGATCTCTTGGTGGGCGCCGGCGGCACGCACTCGGGTGTTCGACCCAGTCTGTCTGATCAACACACAACGGGAGATGCGGGGGCGCGTGTCGTGGAACCGCAAGCGACGGCAGAGGCGACAACGACGCCTGGCGAAACACTGGTCTATTGGGTATTTGACGCCGTGCGCGTGGCCGGCGTCTCCCAACGCGACGCCGACTATGAGACGCGCATCGAACTCGTGCAGCGGCTCATCGAAGGCCGCGAGGCCGACGATCTCATCGAGGCAGCGGCCGATGCCAACGCCCACGGTCTGGCCTTTCGGGCCAAACCGTGCGTGCCGGCGCGTCTGGTCGATTCCGTGTGGAGCGCCGATGCCCCGCGCCTGCGTCACGGCAGCGACGGCCTCATCCTCACGCCCCTGCGCGATCCCATCCGCATGGGCACCCACTGGCGCCAGTTCAAGTGGAAGCATCGCCACACGCTCGACCTCCAGCTGCGCGGGCGCCGGCGCGACGACGGCACTTGGCTGTGGGGTCTCTACTATCTCGAAGCCGACTGGACGGTGCCCACCGCCGATGCTCTGGCTGCCGGCGGCACGCGCTCTGGCGTCGCCGTCGCCGCTGGTGCGCCACCAGCGGCTCCAACAGCCCTAGGGTCGTCGCCGCCCTCGGCATCGTCGACAGCGCCAGACAAGAGCGACAGCGGCGGCGCCGCCGACGATGGCGCTCCCTCGGTCATGTGCGCACGGTATCTCAACGCATGCGAGGGCATACTCTACCGGCGATCGGACGTGGCGCGCGCGTCACGTGACCGGGCGTCAGCCGCCAGAACCTCGGCGCGTCATGGGCGCCGCGTCGGCACGGGTCGATCGCCTCCCGTCGCTCCTCACGAGCAGCGTCAGAGAGCCTCCGCGGTCCCCGAGCAAAGCGGCGGCGCGTCCGAGGCCGACGATGCCGAGTGCCTCGTCGTGTTTGTGTTGCAAAAGGACGCCGCTCTCGATGCGCTCGTCGAGCGCGTGCTACGTCAGCGGCCGACGGCCCGGCGCATAAAGTGCGTGGTCGAGTGCGAGGCCGCTTTTGTCGCGCCGCCTCCCGGTTGGAGGCCGCCGCCAGATGCGCCGCCGGGCGGCGTGCGCCTGCTGCGGTGCGCCATCGAACGGCTGCGCACCGACAAGACCGATCCCAACGTGCGCTACACGGTCAGACAGACTCTGCTCAACATCGACGAGGCCATCGCCTATGCCACGGTGCGCGCGGCGTTGTGTCGGCCGCGTGCGCCCATCCTCTGAGTGTGTCGCCCACCCTCACAAAAAGAAAGACGTCAAAATAGTTATGCCCCATTCGCTTGGGCCATCTCTCTTTCTTTTTTTTTTGCAACGAGAACAACAGGGGGAAAAAGGAACAATGAAGGAGGAGGGAAAAAAGGCCTTGGCGGTGCCAAGCGCGCCAGAAGGGCATGCGCCAGACACAAGCAGAGAACGGCCCTGCGACCTGCACGCGCCGGCATTGGCGGAAATGAGAGAGACAAAGAGGAAAAAAACACAAAGTCTGATAAAGGGCGCTCATCGAAAGAGGCCAGACGACGGGATATTGGAGCGTGCGCGCTCTTCTTTCTTCTGGAAAAGAAAAAGGCGACATGGGAATCGCACAGAGACCTGTCTGTCTGTGCATGCAAAATAAGGATGGATGGGGCGCGATGGGTCGTCGCCCGTCTTTTTTGCATCCCTCCTAGGGGAAAGCCGCACGGGTTCGCCTGTCCCTAGCATATTGCCCCCACCCCCCTTGCGCGATCGACAAAAAAAAAGAAAAGAGACCAAACAACGGAGAAAGGAAAAAAAAAGGTCGTCGAGCAAGAGGAGAAGGAAAAGGGTCCAAAAAAACAAACAATGGCGAGTCTTTCACGCGCCAGCCGACGTCGCGCGCCCGCTGCCTTTGTCGCCTATGCTGATGATGACGATGGCGACGACGAAAATGTCGCCCACGACGTCTATGGCTATGATGATGATGATGGCGTCAACGCCTCGGCCTCTGCTGGCTACATCCGTGACATCGCCGAAAGAGACGACGGTGCCAACGGTCCAGTGGCAGCCAGCACCGGTCTGGCGGCGCTGTTGCCGGCCGCCATGCGTGGTCGACCCGCGACCGAGGACCGCACCGAGGGCCGCGGACCGCTCGAACTGCAGTCGGCCGCCGAACTCGACAACCTCATGTCGACCGACGACAATGCCGTGGTCTACTTTTACAAGCCCGAATGTCCCTATTGCAAGATGTTTGCGCCCGACTACGAGGCCCTGGCTGCCGACGTGCATCGCACCAATCTCGCATCGCCCGTGGCCGCGGCCGCGGGCATCGCGCCCGTGCCCATCGTCATGGCGCAGATTGACGGCGCGCGTCACCGCGAGGCCATAAACGCGCTGCGCGATGGATTCCTGGGGGCGCGCTACGGTCGCGGCTACCCGACGGTGCTCTTTAAGCGAGGTGCCGACAAGGTGGGCGTCACATGGGACTCGACCCAACCGCGCACGCGCGAAAACATCGCGCGCCTCATGAGCCGCTTCTACAACGACCCGACGCTGGCGCCGATGGATGCCACTGCGCTCGCCGACACCATGCGCAATCCGGACCCCGAATTCATCTACTTTGGCAGCGACAACGTGACGCTCGTGCCGCGCTTTGTGCGCCCGCTCGACCCCTCCTATGTCAACATTGAAGACGCGCTCGCGACCATGGCGCTCTTGATGAGCGTCGATGCGCCGCTGGCTGCACGTGGCGCGTTCTACCCCGTCAACCAGGCCGACCGCAAGGACATCCCCATTCCGGCGATCGTGCAGGTGACGCAGGACGGGGAGCGCCTCGACCCACCCGTCACCTATAGCAACCGTGATGCGCACCGTTGGGCGGCGGCGGCTCTCGCCGACCAACTGGGGCTCGCTCCGCCCGTGCCGGGGAATGCGCTCCAACAGCAACAACAGGAACAGTTGGCACAGCAGCAACAACAGGAACAGTTGGCACAACAGCAGCAGCAAAGCAGGACGCGATCGCGTGGACGTGGGGCCAGGATGGCGGGTTCACCTGCAAGTGCGGGACCGGCATTTGGCAGCGGTTTCTTTGGACTCGCGCGCTAGCGCGCCAGAACGGTACCATGGGCGCCGGCTGCGATGGCGCAAAAAAAAAGGCAAGGAACACGCGAGTCGATCTCTGCAAAAGAAATGTGCGCACTGATCGTTCACAAGAAAAAAGAAAAAGATCACAACAGGAACCTCCTTCCTTTACACGACAAACAAAAGCCCGTGCCCTTGTTGTTGGATAGGGCAATTCTTATTTTTTTAGCCTCCGCCCATTTTTAATCTCACAAAAAACCGGTATTCTTTTGGTGTATTTTTATGGACGCAAGGTCGCCGGTGCCTCTGCGGGACCGTTCCCCATTCCCTTGTTGGTCACCAAGACAAAGAGACCAAAAAAAGGAGATGCGACGATGCATTTTTGCCTCGGTGTGTATGTAGATTAGCAACGTTCGTATGATTTTTTTTCGACAAATACAAAGAACACGCGCCAGGACGATCGCAGGATTTCGAATCGTGTGGGCGCACAATGCCTTTTTTTGGGCACAGGAAAAAACTCGCAAGTCCAAACAAAACGGTCGAAACAAGTGGCAAAAACGCAGAAAAAAGAGCGCCCAAAGGCGCAAACCCAGAGCAAAGGAGGGAGGCGCCGACAGCCGCGCAGTCAAAGGCCAAGCAACAAAAGAAAGAAAAAGCCTCTAGGATCGCGCCCCTTGTCGTTGTTGTTGCCCTTTTTTCCCCCGAGTCTGCCGTATCGCCAACACATCCAAGCGCAAGCATAAACAACGAGAGAGAAGAATACAACTGAGACGACACTGTGCGACAACAACAACAGAAAGGTCGGACAAAAAGGTCGACCCAAAAAAGCGACGCGGTAACCAAGGAGTGCTTCTTCCAGGCAGGCGACAGAGGGCGACAAACACCGTAGCCCTATATCGAGGCAATGTGCTATTCACAAACCATGTCGGCCGCGCTGGCCGTCGGCGGCTGGGCCATCGTCGCATGGCTCGTGATCAGACAACGCAGCGGCGGCAAGACAGCGCACGTGCCGCCGCTCGTCTATCCCTACGCCTTTTACGCGCTCATGGAGACGCTCCAGACTCTGCAGTACAGCGTGCTCGATCAATGCGGCCAGCCGATCAATTACACGCTCACGCTGGTCGCCCACGTGCTCGTCGCGGTGCAGCCGTGCATGTGGAACCTGTATCGGTTGGCGCGGGCACGTGGCGCCGCTGCCGCCGCAGCGCGTGCCGCCGGCGTGCGCGAGACGCAGCGCCAGTGCGACGCTGCGGCCGTCTTTGCGGCCGCCGCCGGCATGTCGGCCGTGTGGGCCGTCTTCTTTACCATCCGTCTGCTGCCGCCGAATCCAGTGCGCGGCATGCTCCCGGCGACGGCCACCTTTACCACGATGCACACCGACGAGATCATGGTGGGACCCGAAATCTGCACCATGGGCGGACCCACGCATCTCTTTTGGGTGCTGCCCTACGCGGCGCGCAATGGTCTCGAAGCCAATTTTTTCGCCTACCTGCTCTTGTGGTTCTACCCGGCGCTCCACGAACCGCGCGGCGCTCTCAAGCTGGCCTATTGGATGGCGCAGGTCGTCTTGGTCAACGTCACGGCCGGCTCCATCCACGAACTGCCGACGGTGTGGTGTGCGCTCTCGGTGCCCATCCTCTTGCTCATCCTCTATATCGATCGGGCCGACCTTGACTCCTCCTCTGTGCGTCAGCGACGCTCGCGAGCCGACAACGACCACATTGCGTGACCCGATCCTATTGAAAAATAAGGCCTAAATGGCAGTTTAGCCCACTTGATCTGGGCCGCCTCTCTTTTTTCAGTTATCATGTTTGTGTGCGCCCATGTGTCATTGTTGTTGCCCTTTTGTTGCTCAATACAAAAAATACAGAATCGTCCGCAATGGGACCAGAGACGGTGGTGTTCTTGATGGGTTGTTGATCGACATTGATTGCAAGCGCGGTGTGGATTGCCGACAACCACAAGGCTCCTGATGGTGCATTTTTCGTCCTCTCTCCACATGCGTCACAAGGCAGAGAGAAAAAAAGAAAGAAAAGAGACACAGAGGGATGCCAAAAAAGGCACACTAAACTTCTTTGTGGCCGACGAAAAGCGGATCGCCCGCGACAAAAACAGTAAGGCACATGGGCACGCCGTCGCCATAGTCGACGCGCACGCGCACGCGCGGCCACAACGGATGCACCGCAAAGCGCGAATCGCACGACGACGCAAACTGGCAACGCATGGGCAGCGCGTCGCATGCGGCGATTGAAAACACCGTGAGGCGCCCCCTATAACCGTCATGAAAGTAGACGCCACTCGTGTCGCGGTCGGCGCCGGACGCGCCTCGCGCCCGCTCGAAATGCCAACGGACGCCGATGCCCGCCGCCTTTTCCCAATCGCTCTCGTAAAAGGCGCACGAGGGTCGTTCAGGCGGCCCGTACGCCTCGTGGTCGTGCACATTCTCTGCAACGACGCACGCCCAGTGCCAGGCGGCAATGCGCAGTGCCTCGCGTTGACCGATGCGACGCAACCAACCGCGCGGGCACGGCGGCCTCGCGCCGCAACGGTCGTTGGCGACAGACTGGTTTGACGCACCGATGTTTGGGGGTCGCGACGTACATCCGCAACACGAGACCCACCGCGGCAGACACGCTTGATAATGGTCTGTGCTATTGCCGTCGCCTTTATCGTCATCAACATGATCATTTCCGTCTCGATCGCATCCATCGGTGGTCGCATGCACATCGCTCCGTGTTTTGCGGGTGGGCGGCACCAAAACGAGCCTGCAAAGATGAGACGGCAAATTGGCCTGTAGAATGCCGTCGACGACAGCAAAGGGAACAGAAGCGCGCAGGCACAGGTCAAAGAGAGACCGAGGCGTGGCGCGCAACGCGTCGTCTCCTTCAAAGGCGGCAAAAAGCCGCGACGGCGCCAAATCGCTGAGGACGCGGATCAAATCCGGATGCATCGGCGGTCTCTCTATGTACGCCATCGTCACAATAGCGCTGTGTCTTTTTTCCCCTTTTTTCCTTTTTTTTCCTTTTGGTGAAGGCGTCGGTCGAAGCCTACCCCTTTTTTCTTTTTTTCTTTCTCTAATCTTGCTTGACACGCCGGCGTGTCCTGTTGTTTGCTGTTGTGTCAGAAAGAAGAGCGAGGAAAATCAAGGGACCCTTTTTCTGTCTCGCAAATGCAAAAAAAAACCACGCCCCATTGGATGCGCGCCAATAAGATTCGTGTGCGCTTTTTTCTTTCTTTTTTTTGTTTTTCTTGGTGCTCTTTGTTCCTTTTTTGTGGGCCATCTGATTTTTATATTGCAGTTTGGAACAAAATCTGCCGGCACACCCGCATGATGCCTCATTGGTTTACACGAAAGCACACAACAGCTAGGGGCCCATTCTCCTTACACCTTTTTCTTTACTTGTCCTTTTTTTTTCAAAAAATCGAAAAAAAGAGGGTGACGATGTGAAAAAAATGTACTTGTCAAAAAAAAGAAGAGAGCACCACCGCAAAGGCCCTCCAAACCATCGGCTCGCTTGGAAGGATAAAGGTCAGGGCGAGCCCAAGAAAGTGCCGCTGAGCGGATAGGGAACTTTACGACCGTTGGCCATGCGTATCCATGCGCCCGATTGTCTGTGCGCACGCAGTCGCTCGGCTGTTGCGTGACGAAAGTCAATGACCGGCGCTCGTTGGTGCTCTCCCACGGATGCCAGCGGCAGCGGCGATTTATCGGTACTGGGCTGTCGATGCCGCTGCTGGTCTGTGTCGGCGGCACTAACGGTTGTCGCGCGCAGGTCCGTCGTCATAATTGTATTTTTGAGAGACCGTGCGCGCTCTTTTTTTTTCTTACTTGCGTTGTCTAAAATTGTGCGTTGGTTCTTGTGGACGGTCTTTTCTTCCCTAGCGGCGGCGGTGGGCTCGGCGCGCCAGCCGCTCGTCGATCTCGGGTGTTGTACTCTCTCTTTTTTTTTCTACATCCCTTTCCCTTTGGCCTCTCTTTTCCCTCTCTGCCAAATGGACCAATCAACAACCAAGAGAAAGATGAAAAAGGCTGGGACATTTGTTGGGACCAGGGTCCTTGCCAACCCACAGACGTACGCGCCCAACCGGCCAAGCAAGCAAAGGAATGCGTGCCAATGACGCGCTCGCGGCACCGGCCAAGACGGACCCACCTATCCCGTCGCGTCTCTATTTCCTTTTTTTTTTCGCTCTAGAAAACACATACATACACAAACAAACATTTGGGCCACGCATACAATTTTTCCTCGCTTGTAGGACCGACTCGCGCGCCCGCATCATTGTCTCTCTTTCTCTCCCTCTTTTTGAGCGACACACACATATACACATCCAATCATTGACAATTGAAAAATCTAAACAAATGGCAACGACAACAATGTCTGCACTAGACGCCACGTTGGATGCGCCCGTACTAATGACCGCCGCCTCGACAGACGCGGACGACACGACGTCGGCACCGATGGCAGCAACAGGTGCATTGGCAACGGTGCCATTTTCGATCGTGGTGGCCATGACCGTCTCGCGTGCCATCGGCCAAGACGGCAAACTCCCATGGGGCCGACTTCCCAGCGAGATGGCCGACTTTCGCAATCTCACGCGCACCACCACCGATCCCGCCAAAGCCAACGCGTTGATCATGGGTCGTCTCACCTTTGACTCGCTACCTCGGCGCCGGCCCCTCCCCGGCCGCATCAATGTCGTGCTCACCCGGCGCCCGCTCGGCGCCGACACCTATCCCGAGGGCGTCTTGGTGGCATCGAGCCTGGACGAGGCTCTCAACATGGTGGCCCACGCCGAAAAAGTGTTTGTGATTGGCGGCGCACAAGTCTATGCCGATGCCGTCATCCATCCAGCATGTGCGGGCATATGGGTCACGCAGATCACCAATCTCGACTATCCCGAGGCCGACGCTTTTTTCCCCTTGCTTGATGACGAGGCGGCGGCCTATGAGACTGCCGAGGCCGTGGATGAGCCTCGGCAAGAGTGCGGCGTCTCTTATCAACGCCTTTATCGGGCCAGGCGCGTTGTTTACACAAACAAATGAAACCCGGTGGCCACTGCCAACAAGATGCCATCGCCAATTTCTTTCAAAAAAAAAAGAAAAGTTTTTTGATTCTTTTTTTCGTGTTTATTTATCTTGCCATATCGTATTGGGTTGACAAAGGAAAAATTACGGTCACACACGTTATTCCCTTTTTCGTGGATTCTTTCACAGCCAAACAAGGATACTGCGACAACACAAGCGGCATTGTCTTTCGCGCCCAATTTTTTGTCCTGATCGGGCAAGGAAGAAGAGGCTTTTTTTTGGACGACGTGGAGCGTAGTCGGTACATATAGCACGAGCCTCGTATCTTTTCTGTGCTTTTTGCGCCTCTTTGTTCCTTGGTCGTCCTATCCGCGCGCGTGCGGGCGCAACACAAACACAAGAAAAATATCTTTTTTTTCTTTTCGTCTGAATTGATGTCGCTGTCGCGGTCGTCCCTGTTGTCCGGGGTGTTGAGCCAAAAAATCACAACAACAAACTCAAAAAACGTCGCTGATTGGCTGCTCGACGTATTTTTTTTGATAGAAGAAGAACCCAAACAAAAAATAAAAAACCAAACACTCATCGTCATTCGTGTCGGTTGTGTCTCTCTCTTTTTTTAGTGTCGGCCACCGAGGCAGTTATGTATCGCCTGGCCTTTGCGCTGCTTCTCCCTCACTGGCCTTTCTTTGTCTTTTGCGTTGTTATTTGCCTTTTTTTCCACATGCCGAGAAAAGGTGCAGACAAAGAGGAGGGAGGAAAAGGAAAAGAGCCTCGGCCCGCGGCTGCTGCCATTACTGTTATTGGTGGTCTCTGTGTGTCAACTATGCCATCGTCGCATAAAACCCGCGCTGTCACATGCGGCCGACCACAACAACCATGCGAATACCAACAGCAAGCCGAGCCCAAGCGGATCAGCGATAGACATCAATATGCTGAAATGGTCGATCCTGCCGACGACTGCCACCTGCTGGCACTGCCCGACGAACTATTGCTCGTACTACTTGCCGTCTTGTCAGACCCCACCGTTTTGGCCTGTGCGGCGCCGGTGGCGCGTCGGCTCCACGCTCTCTGTTGCGACGACGCCCTATGGCGTTGCCTCTATGAACAACGGTACGGACAACCGGTGCATGACCACTTTGCCGAGTTTGGCAAGGACTGGCGTTGGCTTTATCGAGCGCGCGCGACGCCAGCCAATTCGCTCACGCCCGCGAGCCCCGGCTGTGCCATCGTCAAGCCAGAGGGTCACTACTTTTGTGGCGAACTGCGTTGGGGCGTGCCACACGGGTACGGGCTGCGCGTGCGTGTCACACTCTTCCCAAACGCGGGCGACGTCGTCGATCCGCGCGCCGCATTCGACCTCCCTCGTGACCGTCTCCGCGCGCGCTCCGAGGGCCACTGGGTGCGCGGTAGTAGACACGGTCGCGTGTACCATTACATGCCATGCGGCGATCGGTTCGAGGGCAATTTTACCAACGGTGAGTATCACGGCGACGGCGTCTACTTTCACAATAGCGGTCGTGTGTATCGCGGCACGTACAACCACGGCGAACGCCAAGGGCCAGGTGTGGAAGAGTACCCCGACGGTCGTCGCTACGAGGGTCAGTGGAATTGCAAGAGGAACGGCGAGGGTACCATGACCCTGCCGGACGGCCGGTCTCATCGGGGCCGGTGGCGTGCGGGAAAGCCCCATGGCTGGGGCGTGCACACGTGGCCCAATGGACAGCGTGTAGAAGCCGTGTGGCGCGACGGCGCGCCTCGCGGACAGGGCATGCTGGCAACCGCCGACGGGCGCTATTTTATCGACGAGGCAAAGGTAGTCTTTTGTCTCGGTAGAGTTATGATTCCCACCGATGCCGACGCGACGCGCAAGGGGGGCGACGACTGGGGCGCACATCTCAAGCGCATCCATGTGACATATTGCGCAGACGGCGCGCACCAACGCACCCTCGTCATTGACTATATCGATGGGTCGCAGTTGCTCGCATGCTGGGACAAGGCAGATCTCTGCGCGCACCGTGTCGGGGTCCACTCGTCCTCGTGCGCAGCCGCCGACCGCGCTCTTTCAAAAGGAGACGAAAACGCGCAGCCCACAACTGCACTCGGTACGTGCATGGCATGCCTGTGCGATGCGCACGAGCGCAGGACCCAACCCGACGAGTGGTACTTTCCGGCGTCTGCCTAGACGCCGGTAGCCTTTTGTGGCTGATGCTGACCAACATGAATGTAGAGAGAGAGAGAGAGAGAGAGAGAGAAAGAGTCGGAAAGAATAGGACACGTCACCCAAGGCACCGAGGTTTTTTGTTATCGTTGTTATTTGCCCTAGATATATTGGACATCAGTAAAAAATACACAACATACGCAAAGCCCTCCCCCTCAAACTTTTTTGCTCTTTTTTTGCTCTTTACATCGCTAATATTCTAGACATTTGAAAACGCTGTGTTTTTTGTGTGTGTACCTGCTCGTGTCCATTGGACCAGCAGGCCATCGACGCATCTGGTTCGTAAAAAGCGTGCGCCTTTTTGCCATGGCCAACCTCAGCCGCCAAAAAAAACAGCAGCCTTTGTTTCATTGGGTGGCGATCAAACGGCCTCTTTTGCTTTGGCTTTGTGTACCGTTCCAGACGATCTGTTGTTTGGGTTTTGGTCCTTGCTTGTTTCTTTGTCGAGACCGATTTGGTGCGATAGGCCCGGATCGCATCGTCCCAACAGATTCCTCTTTGTCGTCTCCTCTCTCTCTCTCTCTCTCTCTCTCTCTTTTTGCCAACGGCCTACGGGTGGCCACTGTCTCCATGGGGTCACGCCACTCTCGCATCGGTCCCGACGACCCCGAACAACCGAAAGATGATGACACGCCACCAAACGTGGTGTGGTCGCCCACGGGACCTGAAGAAACCATTGGTGATTGTCATCTGCTTGCGTTGCCCGACGAACTCTTGCTTGCGGTTTTGGGCGCCTTGTCAGACCCTGCTGCGTTGGCATGCGTGGCTAGAACAGCACGACGACTCGGCGCTCTCTGTCGCGACGACTCCCTATGGCGTCCCCTCTACGAGCGACGGTATGGCCAACCGTTGCACAAACACTTTGCCGAGTTTGGCAAGGATTGGTGCTGGCTCTACCGAGCGCGCGCCGTACGCGCCGACCCGGCTCTGGCTGCCAGCGTAGGCTGCGTGGCCATAAAATCTGGCGCCCAGTTCTTCTCTGGCGATTTGGCTAAGGGCGTGCCATGCGGTTATGGCCTGCATATCACAATCTCGACATCATCCTTATCATCATCACCACAGCCCTTGCGCGACACATCCGATCCTCGCGCTGTCTTTGACCTCTCGCGTAAACACGCGCATCTGCGTTCCGAGGGCGAGTGGGCACACGGCGTCAGACACGGCCGTGTCATTGATCATATGGCTTCTGGCGATCTCTTTGATGGCGCCCATAAAAGAGGCCTGCGCCATGGCGAGGGTATGTACGTTCGTCACACCGGTCGTGTGTATTGCGGTGCCTACAAGCGAGGCCAACGGCGAGGATGGGGCGTCGAGGAATATCCCGATGGTCGCCGCTACGAGGGTCACTGGCACGTCAAGAGGTGTGGGAACGGCACCATGACCCTGCCCGACGGCCGATCGCACTGTGGCGAATGGTGTAACGGAGTACCTGACGGCTGGGGCGTACACACATGGCCCAACGGGCAATACCTAAAGGCCCTTTGGCACGATGGAACGCCACAAGGCCAGGGCATGCTGACAACTGCCGACGGTCGATGTCTAGTCGATGAGGCACGCGAGTTGTTTTGGGTCGGCGCAGTCACAATCCCTGCTCCCATTGGCGGCGATTGCGAGGGCGACAGCAACAACTCGTGGTGTGGACGCATCAAGCGCGTGTGTGCGATGCCCCGCACATCCACTATCGACGGACACGTTCTCGACACGGCTTATGTGGACGGCTCGCATCTGCTCGTCATTTGGGGCGACGAGGGCCAGCGTGCGCATCGTGTCGCTTTGCATTCGCCCTCGTGCGCGACCCTCGGCCGCACCGCGTCATCGCACGGGAGGAAAAGGCCAGATGGCACGTGCATGGCATGTCTATGCAACAAGCACATGAGATCGACCGCAAAGGACAGATGGTATCTTGCGGGCACCAAATCATAGTAAAAAAAATATAGGAAAAGAAAAAAAAGAAAACCCATCCTATCCGTGTCTTGTTCTTGTTGTCTGGTGCGGGTTGTTGCCGCTCTGCAACACGACGCCATCCTTTTCTTTTCCGGAAAAGAAAAAAAAGTAGCCCACACGCGCTCAGCCTATATCTTCATTCTGGTGTTGTCTTTCCTCCTTTCTCTACCAGTGCGCGCCGGCGGGGACTCGGCCTTTGTTGCGCACAATACACATAGACAGGGAAAAAAAAGAAACAGTGTTGGTCGGCCGGCAGAGACGCGACGCCGTCATCGCGCTGCGGTGATTTTCCTTTTCCTCTTTTTTTGCATTGCATGTTTTATTATCACCTTTCCTTCCACAAAAATATAGGCGGCAGGGCCTCAAGAGGGATAGATGCTGTGCGTGCGTACGCTCCCCTTTTCTGGGCAAGACAGCAAAATTTGTTTGCGTGGCACGCAACCAACAGCATACGCCCAGTCTTTTGACAGACGGCACAAGGAAAGATGGGGAAAAAAGAGCCACAAAAAAGGCGCACACGAACGGCCGAGTAAATGAAATAAAAGGATAGCCAACCGCAAACAACAAACAAAAGGGCATCGATAAAAGACGCGCGCGGGTCGAGAAAAAAATCCCTACGATCCACCATCTGATGGTCGGCGCTAGTTTACGACCTGGACCTCTTTTTTTTTCTTGGGGGTAAGGTGGACCGAGCCTTTTTCTGGCGGCTCACCTATTGGCTCTTTCCATCTTTTTTTTTTCAATCGTCCACAAATTTATTTTATTGGGCACTTTTTCTCTCTTGGAATCGTGGGTCTTTTTTTTTCTCTCTTTCACAACACGGCGCAACTGCAGCCCCTGCCATCCCAAGGACCAAAACGGCCATTTCTCCCCGAGCGCCGAGGGCACACAGGCAAAGGCGACAAGAGGGGAAAAAAAAAAGAAAAAACTGCAAGTTGACAAAAAGACCGTGTCGGTCGTCGAGAAAAAAAAAGAGATAGAAAAGAAAGAAGGAATGTGGCCGCGCGCGACACAGTCGCGCATCCGTCTGGCGGCAAACTATGCCATCCTGGCGGTCGTGGTCGTCGGAGATGCCGCCATTGTCGCGTGGGCTCTGGCGACCAACACTGCCGACATCATGAGCCTTGTCGGCACGCTTGTCATGTTTGACCTCGCGGCCTATGTCTATGTCCAGATCCCGTTCGGCATAGCCTACTGCATTCGCGGAGAACGCGGCGAAAGGCGCCTGCATGCACAGCGGCTGGCCTATGTCCTCGACGGCGATCCCGACGCCGGTGCCAAGTACGCACGCGCTAAACCGCGCTGGTATAATGGACTGCGTCGTTGCGGGCGCGCGCGACCGTGGTCGACGACGGTCCCTACGATCGTGGCCGGTCACTGGCAAGACACAGTGTCCTCGGAAGAGGCGCCACCTTATACCATTCACATTGATCAATGTCGGCGGCTGGCCAAGGGCCTGTACGAGATTCGCGGTACGGGTCACCACACGCCATACAACGTGATCGTCCGCGGATACGTCAATAGAAACAATGTCACGGGTGAGACGCGCCTGGCCTGGGCGAGCGCACATGTCATGACCGGCGGTTTCGTGGCCTCGTATCGAAACACGGACCTCTCTCTGGAACACAAGGCTGTCGTGGACGACACGCGCCGCCGCCCCGTCATTGTGGGTGCCTTGCATATCGTCAATGACGACGTCGACGACGGTTCGTCATCTGTTGCCAACGCTCGGTACGGCGCGTCAGCCTCTTGTCGATTCGTCTTGCATCGTGTGGGCATCGAGCCGTGACCCTACCAAGCGCGCTCCATCCACCGTGCAACGGAAAGAGAAGGACTATGGCGTGCGACTTTGGCGTCATCCATCGACACCTCCCCAACACCGACCGAACCGCACGATGCATCGCGTGTTGCACGCAACCGTCGACACTGTTTCGTTTTTTTCCCGCAACAGAAAAAAAGAAACACAATTTATTTTTCTATTTTCTTGTCTTTTCATTGAGGATCGCATCGGTAAAAAGACAAGAGAAAAAGGGGACCGGCCGGTTGTCGACTTTGCTGCGGGTTCTGACACGATGCGCCTGTTGGCGCGTGATTCAAAATGGCACGATTTCTCCAACGACCTCGGTGCGCAGGGGCACAACACGCCCGTTCAGCGCCTCGACCGCGAGGGTGTCGGGAAAAGGGCCCGCATCATATCCTAGACCGAGGAGCACAAAAGGTTCGCCTTGTGCGTCGGCCTGCACACTGATTGCCCACACATCAGGGTGTCCTCCCCAGACTGACGCGACCTCGCGGCGCACGACCTCGATAATGTCGCCATCGGGCTCCCGGTGCGTGCTCATGGATTTTTTCTGTTGTTGTTGTTGTTGCCACTGATCTCCTATGCCGACACCTCTTCTCACACTCTCACACACACACTCTCTTTTGTCGTTGTCGCTGTCTCTGTGGTTGTTGATTCCCATTGTGCATTTTTTCCTTGTGTATCGCCCCACGCGGCTCGTTTTTTTCTGATAGGTCATATCACCCGCTGGCTGTTTGTCGCCAGGCCTTTTGTTCCCTCTTTGCCTTTTTTTTGTCTGGTTTGCCCTGGGACACGAGTGGGAATGGTCGCCGCGCAGAAAATACACAATGCACTCAATTTTTTTCGTTTTTCCTCTACTCGTCACTGCGTCAGTGTCTAGGAATTCAAAAGTCATGTGTAATTTGTGCACGTGTGGAGCGCTCCCACTCATGTCCCTAGCCTCCCTCCAATGAAATCGCAAAAGCGATATGTTTCTCTTTCTAAACAACATGGCTCTGTTTGTGCTAAAAAAATATGCACAAGACATCGTCGCGATGTGACGGGCTGCACGACTGTCTCGCAACCGCCTGCAGTTGAGGCGCAGCGCCTAGCCAGACGATCCACATGCAAACCTAAAAGTTGACCGTGTTGCCGACGGATTTCCTTGGCTCGCGCGCACCGCTGCCTCTTTTTCTCGTGCGATCCTCGCCAGGAAAAAAAAAGAAAAGAGAGAGAGAGAAGAATAAGAAAAAAGCAAGCGCCAAAGCGATCTGGGAGCGCGTGCGTAGGAGACATCCTTTTGAGGACCGCAAGATGTATGGTATACGACGGTGTTTATTTCTTCATAACTCTCCAATAACGCTTGTGCTTTGAAAGAAAAAATCACCACTGCCCTTCTGCCTTTGATGTTTTATTTCTGGCCTTTTCTTGTGGTATCCAAAAGGATATGCCAGCGCGTTGGCCCTTGCGACAGATTAGAGAGAGAGAGAGAGAGAGTCACGACGGGTTTCGAGTTGTGTGTTTTTTTTCTAAAAGAAAAAGATTGTTGCGCGCAGTGTGCACATGACACGCGCATATTTTTTTCTCTTCGTGATTCAAGGCCGACAACCGTTGCCTTCGTCGTCATCGCTCGTGCTGCGCAGATCGCTGTCATCATCGTCGTCGTCGGTCCAAAACCACGCGCGCCCGCGGTCGATGGAAAAGGCGGCCACGCAGCGTGACAGACATGCCGCGCCCATGACCATGCACTGGTGGTCGTCGCGGTCGGGCGCTTCGAGCGGCGACACGAGCAATTGAAGACGTCCGCCGTCATCGCCGCCACCGGCGCTCCGATCATCGCCGTGCCCGTCGTTGAGTGGACGGGGCCTATGCCACAGCGTGTAGGCCCACGGCGGGATGTCGAGACGCACGCGACCGCCGCCGCCGGGCTTTTCGGGATCGCGATGGAGCACGATCGACAAATGGGGCAGTCGGGAGACGGCCCGCGTGAGCGCTCGTCGCCCGCGTTCCACCGACGCACCGCCGCAAAACAGGCCCGACGCGTCGGCGATCTGTTCGGCTATGGCGTCATAGAGTTCACGCGGCACGCACAGGCCCGGCACCTCGGCGTGCACGATGGCCGGCAAAGGCTCCAGAAAGTCAAACCTTACTCTGCCGACGCTCAAGCCAGCGGCCGCGACCGCGATGATGCCCTTTTCGTCGCCGGGCGCCGGAACGAGCGCGCACGATACGGCGCCTTCGGGCGGTTCCGCCGCCGCGCCCAACGCCAGCCACGAATCCTCGCGCCGGCGACGGTTCCGCCGATGCCGCCCGTCTTGTTCGCGTACGCGCGCCATCCTGTCGTTGTCGTTGCTCCCTCTGTGATTTGCTCTACTAGAGTGGCCATGACGATTGTATTCTTGTCCCTCTTGGCCGCCGCCGTCGTCGGATAGGGGACGATCGCGGACACGCATCCATGCTGATGATCGCGGATGGTCCAGCCGCACGGCAAAGAGATCGACAGGGAGCCGAAGGTGGGCAAATAGAGAACGGCGGTCGGGTCCGCCCAGGAGGCCCACGCGACTGGTAAAGCGTCCACGTCCGACATAAAAGTCGAACCGACGCGCACGGATGGCCGCCGTGGCGCCGCCGCCGGCCGGATCCTCCACCGGGATCACCACATCCGAGCAGTAGAGTTGGGCACGTTTGGCGGGCAGCGAACACACGAGATCGTTTGCGGGCACGCGCAGCCGCGCCTCGCGCAGATCGTGCGTGGACACGGTGAGCGTGCGGCGCGTGGTGCTCACCGCCACCCACACGGCCTGACCCGCGATACACACAGGTAGTTGCCACGTGCGCCGGCGACGCGCCAAAGGCACGACGAACCCGTCGGCGTTAAACAGCGGCGGCAGAGGCATTGAACGGCCCCTGCTGTCGGATTGGTCGTTTCGGCCGTCGCCGGTGTAATGGTTGCCCCCGCCGACACGCGGCTCGTCGATGGCCACTACAGGGCGATCATCCCGCGTGCGGTGATGTCGGCCGCGCTCGTCGCTTCTTTTTCTAGGTGCCTTTTTCCCTCGTTGCCTATCGCTATCGTCGACTGTGCCACCACCACCGCCGCCGCTCTGCGGCGTGTCATTGCGCAAAGGTCCGGACGCAAGAGGCAATGCCACAGTGGTGTCGGGTGTGTTTCGGTACGCTGTAGAAGGAGGTGCAGGGCGTGCGTGTGCATTGCGCTGCCGCTTGGCACGCTGTTGTCCGTTGGCATGAGACGGCACGCGAGGCACTGTCGTTGTCGGCGCGGTCGCATGGCCGGCAAACTCGGCAGCGGCGACGACCGGATCATGAAGCCAGCGGGCATCGACGGGCGCCAGCCCATTGGTGGGCACGAGGGCAGCGGCACCTCCGTGCACGTTGCCATGCACGTATCCGTAGCCATATTCGCCGCCGTCAATGTCCTGATGGTAGTCGCCGGTGTCCTCGTCAAAGGTGCCCGGCGGCGGCAGGGCCGAGGCGTCCACCAGACGCGGCGGCACAGCGTCGGAACCGAAAAAGGGCATTGACGACGACGAGGGCGTCGACGGCAACACCAAGTCGCTGTCGGACGAGTCGTACGAGGCGTGACTGTGTCTATTGTTGCCAATATTATTATTGTTGTTATTGTTGTTGTTGCCGTGAAGACGTCCACGTTGCTGACCATCCCACGTGCGGCCCGTATCGTACGAGGCCGCGTTGTTGTTGTGGTTGTTGTGATAGGTGTCGTGCGATGCGCGAACGCCCTCGTCGTGCGCGTAGGTCGCGTCGCCATAAGCCGCCGACGTCGTCGACGCATCGCTCGGGAGGTCGCTAGGCCGTGCGCGCGTCGCGTCCGTGCTGCTGGTCTGGGCGCCAAAGGCGGTGCTGCGGTATGTCGACGGCACGTCATCCATGGCCCATATATTGCCAGCGGGTTGGGCCGCGCGGTCGTCGCGCGGCCGCCACGGATCTGGTTGCACAATATGCGGTTAGCACACAATAACAATAAATAACAATAAAATAACAACAAAATCCAGGCCTCATACGCCCGCCGCGCATATTATCTCTCTTCAAAGAAAAGAGAGGACGGGCGGTGGGGGAAAAAAAAGAAGAGGCACAGCGCAATCCAAAGCCGCCGAGCGCATGGCGACGAGAGACCACCAAAAGGGAGGCAGAAAGAAGAATTACCTCGATCGGGAGCGCTCATGGTGCGGCCGATTGTCTTTTTTTTTGTGCAATGGCCGCCTGCTGTTTCTTTTTGGCACAGCGGGTCGATCGTGCGTGTTTGCGTGCCGCAAGCCTCTTGGATTTTTTTTCCCAAGAGATAAAAGGACAGCCTCTTTTTTTGCGTCGGTCCTATTTTGCGTTGAGCGCCTGTGAACGTGCGGTCGGTGCTCCAACAGAGCGGTCGACAGAGAACCGCCTAAAGGGATGACGCTGCGTGTTGAATCTCCCTGCACCTTTGCTGGGCAAACTGGCGCGTTGTCTCCCTTGTCGGCCCACGCGCAGAGTCGCCCTTTTCCACGGTGTGGCGTCGGCTTTAGTGCGTGCCCGGCCACACCCTCCACCATAGCACCCGATCTGTAGTGTGCCTTTTCCTTCTTTTTCTTTTTTTTACCAAAAAAAAAAGGATATTGCCCCTTGTTCCCGACCAAGGAAATTGTCTGCGGCAGGCGCCACGCCGTCCTTGATCTCGGGCCTGTCGGCCATTGCCCCACGTGATCGCAACAAAAAAAAAGAAAAAAAAAGAAAAAAGGCCAGAAAGCATGCGCGCCCGGCTTTTTTTCTCTGATGTGCCTGCGTCGTGCTCGGCTTTTTGCCCTTTTTTTCTTTTTTCGTCTGTGGACCGCGCGGTCCCTCTAGGCCAAAAAGGCGACCGCTGAGCAGCCCAAGCGACGTCGCGCCGCACGCATGCGCTCGTAACCCGGAGAAGAAGAAGAAAAAGGGACCAATCTGCCACGCTCCCTGTCCAAACAAAAAACCTCAAAAGGACAGTGATGCCGCCCTTTTTCTCTTTCCCCTCTTTTTTTTTTCTATTTGTCGGCTCATTCCCCGAGCACGAGGAAAAAAAAAGGGAAAACGCAGAGAACACTGTCGAGCGCAAAAGTTTGGCGTTGGCATCTCAGAAAAAAAAAGAGCGCATAGCAACACAAGAGGACGACCGCGCGATATCCACTTTATGCATCTCTTTTTTTTTCTTCATGTCAAGAAACAAGCGCAAAAAATACACCTGTTTGCTCGCATTGCAAAAGCACAGTAAAGGGGATGTAAAAAAAAGGGCTCGCACACACACACACACACACACACACACACACACACACACACACACACACACACACACACACACACACACACACACACACACACACACACACACACACGCATGCGACTTATGCCTGCTCCGAGGCCGACGGCGCAGGCGTCTCGGGTGCGATGACTGCGACAACCGTGTTGTCGGTATCGGTCTGCGCCGTGTCATTGCCATTAACATTATTATCAAGGTCGGCTGCGGCATTGTCGGCGTCGGTTTTGTTGTTGTTGTTGTTGTCGTCGTCGTCATTGTTGTTGTTGTTGTTGTTGTTGTTATCGGGTATGGCGGCGGGCATACGACGCCCCATGCGCGCAAAGTAGGGACCAACGACGGTCGCGTCAAACGGGACAAACTCTTGAACGAGACGTCTCTCGGTGTCGTCGGCGCTGATGGCGTCCTCGTGCTGGTAGATGGCCTGGAGACTAATGAGCGTACGCCTTTCATGTGGGCTCTGACCGACGGCGCCCATATCCAATAGCCGGTGATCGGCCTGCGCTGGGTCGATGACGGTCGACGCGGCGGTTACGCCTGGATTGGTGGTGGCGGTCGCGTGCGACGGTCCGGGCGCGTCCATGACATGGCGGTCGACATAGCGCCAGAGGCGGCGGCGGTCGATGAGCAAGAAACCGTCGTCAATCTCAAAGGCCACGAGGTCGACGTGAGATCCAGTGAGCCAACCGGGAGCGTCCGGGTCCGGCCCGGTGGTTTGCACCCATAGGCGATCATACTGCACGGGTGTGTCGGGCGGATCGCGCGGGTCCAGGCGCTGTGCCGGCTCCACGCGCACCCAAAAGGCCGCCTTGTCATAGGGACCGCGCGCTACGTACAAGTGTACGTGGTGGTAAAAGGCCATGAGCGGCGGCTGCACGACGACGCGCCATCCCTTGAGGGCGAGCATGTGGGCCAGCAAGGCCGTGCACGTGATTTGACGCGCCACGTGTGGATGACAGGCCACGCGCGCCGTCTCGCCCAATGGCCGGTCCAGGTCGACGAGGGGCATCCGCCTCGCCACACCCTCAACATCAGTCTCTGTCGGATCGGTGGCCACGGGGCGCGTGACATGCCACCTGTCGGCGACGGCCTCAATCCACGCCTGTGCCGAGGCTGTCGCATCGGCAGAGACCGCGTCGGGACCCGCAGCGGCCGCGCCAGCAGCCCGACGGGCAAGCACGACGAGACGCTCGGCAGTGCGTCCGCCCGACGCGTACAAGAGGTCGTGCGCCAGATGTTCGCGATAATGCGGTGCGCGCGGATCTCTCGTGGGCACGGCGCGTGCCTTGCCATACTCGTCGTGCCACAGCCAAAAATCGCAGCCGCCTGTCTGTTTAAACTGCGGACACTTGTAAAAGCGGCGGCCGGCATTGTTGCCGCGACCCGTCACGCCCGTAAAGGTCTCGCGCGTGTTGGCCGCACACTTGCAATAGACATTGTTGTGGGCAACGTCGTGGCCCGGTCGCACACCATTGGCAGGCGATGACGACGACGATGAATAGGAAGATGATGATGATGACGAAAAGGAGGGCGCCACATAGGGCGTGATAACAGGAGGCGGCAGGGCAGCGGCTTTTGAAAACAAAATCGGCGGTCTCGATGTGGCGACGCTCTGCCTCGGCTGCGAGTGCAGGATCGGTGCATTTAAGGAACGAGCGTGCGCGTCGGTACCGGCAACCATTTGAGTGGGGACCGCATCGTCCACATCGTCGGGTGACGCCATGTGCGGACGCACGCGTGGGGTGGCCGACACGCCAAAGAGACACGGAGGCGCTATCGAACTCGCGCGCGGCATCGGTTGGCCTGTCGGTCTCGTGTTTGGCACAGGCGCGGCGGGCGGACGCACTGCCGAGGTCGCCACAGGAGCGGGAACGCTGCGTGCGGCGGGTGGCGCACTGGCCTGAATGATGTGGGGCACAGCACTGGCGGTTTGTGACGGTTGTACAGACATCGAAGGTCGCAACGACGGCGGTGTCGGCTGCGGACGTGAGACAATGTCGGATGTCTCTTGGGCCGCGGCGAGCCAAAAGGCCGAGTCGTCGTCGTCGCTCGCAGCGTCCTCCCTCGTCTGGCTCACACACTGGCGCTTGGCTTGCGGCGGTGTCACCAACGGCCGCTGGTGATGCTGTTCCTGCTGCTCTTTATGTTGCATTGTACGGCGTCGCGCTTGTAGGTGGTTCCCGTATATATCTCTTTTTCCCTTGTTGCAAACGGAAAAGCGCGGTGTTGGGTCGGACGCGGACTCACAGCGCACGCCCGTTTGGCTGTCGGTGCGTGGACGAAACTCGCCGCTGAAAAAGATGTGGTGCCGTTTATTGGGCCACGCCAAAGATTACGCGGCGCCATTTCGTTTCCAATCGCAAAATGCACAAGCCATTGTCTTTTCGTATTGGCAGGTCGCCCGCATGTTGCGTATTTTTTCGCTTATTGACTGGCTCGTGTCCTATCTTTTTTTCTGTTCGCCAAACAAGGGGAAAAAAGGGGAACTTTTGGTTTTTTGTCCGTCCCCGCCCATGTCGCGGTTCGGGCCAAGATGACGGGCGCCCTCTTGCCTCTTGGATCGGCACAGCATCCGCCTGTGATCGAGTTGGCCAACTGCTGGTTGATGATCTTGGGCCGTTTTGCGCGATAGACGACCATAGATGATGTACTATCAGCACGCAGCAAAAGGAACAGCGACCGGCCAAAAATGGGGCCGCAAAGGGAAAAAGAAAAGGAACGCAACAACAACGAGTCGCCACGGCGCAAGCCCAGGTCCAACAACAGCAACAGATGGAGTTTGATTTTGATCGATCGCTACTGATTTTTAGTCGTCACGCGGCGCGCGGGCCTGGCCGGGAATGGATCGACGCCGCTGCCGATAGACTGCGCGCCGCGTGCGCTTATGCGGCGCCGCAGCGTTTGGGGCAAAGGATGTCGCCGCTTGCACATATCGGAAAGAGTATGCTGGAGGAGGCGGGCATCCGGCCCGGCAGCGACGTGCGCGAGTGCAACTTGGGCATCGACGATCTCGTTGATCTATGGGAGACGTTGGCAGGAGACACAGACGCATTGGAGGCAGCAAGGGGGTACCTCGTCAATTGGCCGCCGACCGTCGAGGCGTTGGCGTCGCTCGCGGTCGACATGGCATTACCGCCGAGCACGTCGGAAGGCGAGCGCCAGTACGCCCTCTTGTCTGGTGTGATGGCGTCGAACGAAGCTATTGTCAGAGCGCTGGGGGACGCCGCGCGTGCAGGACAGCGAGCCCGCGCAAGGGCCGAAGCGCAACGCTTTAGCGGCACGTGCGCCGATGCCGAAACCCAGTACCTGATCCTGCGTACGGGTCCCAATGTGGGGGACACGGCTGTACTCGTCAGCATTCCTCGGGGCGATGCTGCGAGAAGCGCCGGGGTCGCGATTGGCCTCATGAATCGCGCGGATGCTGAACTCGGCCTGTATGAAATGCCGAGTCCGGCGCCTGACACGCTGCCGCCGCGTGTCCGCCCCTATGCCGCGTTTATTCCCGCGCTCCTCGCGACCGCCCTCGCCGACGACAACAACGACACATCCGACGAAGAAGGCGTACCATCGTGGGACCCCGGTTACTGGCGTCATTCGCCCTTGGGTGTGGTGCGCTCGCTCATGAAGCCGGTCGTCTCGCCCATCGCTGTCTCACCCCAGTTTGTGCTCACGCATCTCAAGGACGGACCCGAGAGTCTCCAGGGCGCTCGGTACGCGTGGCTTGACGAATGCGTGCTGGAGCGGCTCCTGAACGTAGGTGCAGGCCAGCACGCTGCCTCGGTGGCCCTTCAAGTGCCCTCTGTTTATGACCAAAGGGGTGCGTACGGCGACAGCCAGAGCGATCTTCCGACGACGCGAGATGCCAAACGACGTGGTGTGCAGTCAACGTCGCAGGTCTTCTTCCAGCCGCCGCTCCTTGGGGTGAGAGCACTCGATGCCATCGTGCGCAGCGGATCGCGCGTGGCCCTCGAATCACTGCCGGCCGAAGTCGCTGATCCGCTCGCTTATGGCATCTGGCGCGCCGAGTGCGCATCCGCGGCAGTCGACGAAAACAGCCGGTTTGTATCGCCACCCACATCAGATCGCCTCATCGACGTCTCGCGTTACTGGGGCATGAATCCTACAGACGAACAGGTCAGGCACCCTCAGTTGCTCTGTGGGGCTATGGCTCGCGGGGCAGTTGTCCGTGACATGATCGGCAGCGCTCGGCTCCTGCAGCAGAGGGTGGCCAGGGTTGGGCCGCCGCTGCTCACGACCGCCGAGCGGGGCGCCATCAATAGCGCATGTGCCGCGCCGAGGGACATGCGCTTTGTGCGGGAGCCCAATCTCGATACCCTGTTTGACGCGACACTCGCCACTGACCCATGGATAGGCGAGAGGCTCAATGAAGGCGACCCTTTGGTCGGTGCGGTTGTTGGCCGCGTGCGCCACCTCATCGCCCAGGCAAATGAAGTGCACAATGTTGAGCGAGATGAATCGCCGCGCGCGCTCCCGCTTGAAGCGCAGGGTATCCCTGCCAGCGTTCAGGTTCTGGCTGCCATCGCGGCCCTGCGTAGCGGGCTAGATGTGAATGTCGACGACCTCGCCGATGCCGGCAGCGTGTGTGCCCTTCTGGCCTCCCTTGATGCACTCTTTCCTTAGACCGCTTTGGCTGCTCGCGCGCGGTACTGCGCAATGCCTAAATTGCTCTATTTGTGGCTATACCGACCGCTTTCGTCTGCAACACACGAACAAATAAAATCCGCATGGGAAATGAACACCTTCGGGACGCACTGTCACCTTTTTTATGATCGCTTTGCATTGTTGCCGCGAGTTTGGAAACCGTTACTAACACTGCGTTGATGACCACAAGCCATCTGCCAGCCAGCCGGCTGAAGATTTTGGATCAGCCGGCTTGGCTACAACCAAACCGTCTCCTTGCGTGGCATCGGACCCGCGTCTGCCGGTTTATAAATCGTGCTTCAATCTTTCCCTAAAAATGGCCTTGTGAGAAACGAATGATCCCTAAATCCGAACGCGAGCCCGAGCGCAACCTCAAGCAGACAAATTTGCTGTTGCCGGTGCTCTTTGTAACATATTGTTGACTTTTTGTGGCTTTGTTTTGCCCCCCTTGAGGGTTTGGCGGTTGTAGACAACGTTAGGACGTACGCACTTTGAGTATCCTTGACTACTGTGTTGACGGACGAAATGGATCGAGCGGCCATTGGCTAAAAAAATATTATTTCATCTTTTTAGGCCAGTGAGCAATCAGATGTCTGAAATCCATTTCGTCCATCCCATAGGACACGATCGAGGTGGTTGACTTTTTATGATTTTCTTTTGCTCCTTTTTGAGGGTCCGGGGACTGCAAACACTTGGTGCTGTTACATATGTTTCTCAGACAATTATTCTGGAAGACTGTGTACCTAACAGCGGGAGAAACAGAGAAATGGTAAAGAAAGGGTCTATAAAACACCCGAATGGAGCAGTGTTTTCTTCGCCATTTTCCCTGGCCAACAACTGTTTCTTTAACTGACAAAATCACATGCCTCTTTGGATAACCCAAAAAAGTGACGACACCAAGTGATGAGCCAAGCGAGCCCGGGTCTGGTGTCGAGACGCAGACAAGCTGATCATGCGCAAAAGTCAAAACGCTACACTACCAAAAAGGGCGCCATGCTAGGCCGCCATTGCCTTTTTTCCTTATTCGCATGCTCAGCCAATGTCTCACTTGTTTCTTTGGGGCGAAAGCGGACTACGCACGGGCACCACCGGACAGACGAAACAAGGTGCGCACCTGCACAAGCGCATTACTGCACATACCCTAGGCGTCGCCGGCCTCGATTTGCGCAATGCGCTCCAGGCCATAGGCAATCTCGCGGATGGTGTGTACCACGAGCCGGTGTGGTGTCACGCCCGAGACGCGCGCGCCAGCGCCTTCCATGCGCGCGCGGATGATCTCTAGCGCGCCGAGGTAGGCCGCCGATGCGGCAGCGGGCGTGCGGGCTTGGGCCGCCAGGCGTTGCATGGCCTCGGTGATGGCCTCGTCGGCAGCAGCGCGCGCACCCAGCGCGTCCACGGGCGTGGGTGCGGCGAGCGGCTCACGCGGCAGGCCATCCGACACGGCCAAAAACTGCTCGGCGAGCACGAGCGCCTCGATGATCTCCTTGACCATGAGCGGGTCGAGCATGTGGGCATCGAGCAGGGCGTGGCCGCGCGCGTGCTCGTTCCACATGTCGATCTCGGCCTGGCCGCCCACGTTGCCGGCGAGGGCGTCGACAAAGTAGTCCACCTCCATGAGGTTGTCGAGCAAAAAGGACTCGTAGACGCCGCCCACATACTGTCCGGCGCGCACGGCGTCGAGGATGCGGTTCTTGAGCAGGCCCGTGGCGCCGATCAGGTCCTGGAGGGTCGCCACGCCGTCGGCGCCCTCAAGGCGCGGCCCGGCCGAAAAGGCCTCCCACGCCGCTTCGAGGTCGCGCGCGCGGCGCTTAAACGCGCCCACATCGTCAATGATCCCGTCGATATCGGCAACGTCGTCATTGTTGGCCAGAGGCGCGTCGATGAGCCACAAGCCGAGAAAGGCCATGTGGTCGCGCATGATGCTCGACCAAAAGTCGACGATGGCCACGGCGTCCACCGGGTCGACGTTGATCTCGATCGCAAACGTATCGGCACCGTCGGCAAAGCGCACGCCCGGATGCAGATCGGTCACGCCCGACAGCGCCACGTCGATTTCGGGCAGGCCCGTAGCACCTTCGGGCAGACCAAATGCGACGGGGTCAATGTCTGCTGCGTTTGGCGCCAGTACAACCGACGCCATTGCGTCGGCATCGGTGGCGGCGGCCTCTTGCGCACCGACCGATCCAGCGGACAGAGCAGAGCCCATACCCCAACGGCCATTGTTCATGGCGTCGGTTGACCGTTGTGGGTCTTTTGTTTCCTATCTTTTCACGCTGTTGTTGTGTTTGTCTGGTAACCAACACCAAAAGAGGGCAAAAAACAAAAATTTGCCTTTTTTCGAAAAAAAAAGAGACGAGGAGGACGCGCAGGTGGGCGAGGAGGACGCAAAAAAGCGGCCGCGGGCGTCCCTTTTCTCCATCTTGCGATGTGTTTCAACGCGCCAAGCGTGCTACGCACGCCATGCGCAGTCGCCGAACCACGTCGCCGTGGCATAGCGCCGCCGACGCCGGCGCGCACACTCTTTTTTGTGTGTGTGTGTGTGTGCGTGTCTCTCTTTCTCTGTTGCACGCGCCCGACTCTTGTTGTGCCACCGTCGCTATATCCTTTTTTCCTTCTTTCTTTTGGCCAGGCTTCAACAAATCCCTTATGGGCCACAGGCCAAAAGAGTGAGTCGAGTAGGTTTGCGCGATATCGCATTTGTTGTTGGGCGTCGTGGGCGGGCATCTGCCGGCGACCATACAAAACAAGAGTAAAAAGCAACGCCAGGAAAGGCAAAAAAAAGAGAGTGAGGCGTCTGCAAAATGGTCGTTGTTACAAGGTCGTGTATATGGCGACGCACACACAATCTCTCTCTTTTTTTTGTTTGACAATCTCCAAGGAAGAAAAAAAAAGAAGGGCAGATGTATTTGGTCCGCCATGGAAACGGAGAGAGTCCACACAGGCAAAAAAAATGAACAAACGGTCTAAAGATGAACCGAGAGGGGCGCAATACAACAATGGAGGGCAAACAGGATTGCGGTTGTGTTTCTCTCGCTTGCGCTTGCTTGCTCAATCGTCGAGGTCGGCGAAATAGTTTGAACGCACCAGGTGCATCCATGCGTCGCCTTCCAGAGGAGGCGGGGAGGACGGCGCACGCCACGCGGCGTCGTTTGCACCAGGCGGTTCGGCCAAAAGACGCGCGGCGACGGCATTGCGGCCCTCGCGGAGGGCGTCGGTCAACAACAGAGACAGGCGCCGATGCGCACCGCCAGCCGCCGCTGCAGCGGCCTTGATCACCGTGCGCAAGAAAACAGCGGCACCCGGTTCACTGGGACCGCACAGGCGACACACGCGGGCGAGTGCTACGCCCAGGGCACGCGCGCGACCGGCCGCCGCAGCGCGATAGCCCACCTTGCGTGCCATCGACAAGGTCTTGAGCATGGCGACAAAGGTGCGCGTGGGTCCGTGCGCCAACAGGGCGTCGATGACGCGCGGCGATTCCGGATCGCACCACGGCGGCTTGCGCGACCGCGCCAGCACGACCACCGAGGCCGCGCGCCGCAGACGCACTGCCATCCAGTAGGCCAGCGCCATGCACCACACGCGTGCCAGTCGCTGATCGCGCCCGAGAGGCGCTTCGGGCGGACCCACAAGGGCATAGTGTCGATGATTGGCCAGGAGACGTACGGCCTCGGTCCACCCGCGACGCACGGCCTCACATAGAGGGTCGATCGCGTCGCCATCGCTGCCGTGGTTGCGATCGAGTACGGCCTCGGGCACGCGGTATCCGTCGGCATCGAGCACGACGCGCAACATGACCATGTCGCGACGACGCACGGCGGCGATGGCGGCGCGCGCCGGCAATTCCGCACGGTCGGGTGCGTCGTGTGGCCGATTCGCGACAAAGGCCAACAGCGTGCGCACCAGCAGGACCCGACGCCGAGCAACGGCCGACTCTAGACAGGCACGACTGACACCCACCATTGTCATACCGCTACAGTTGTTGCCGGCATTGTCGTCGTTGTCGCCAACAAGTGTGCTCACGGGAAGTGCTGCCAACAGGCACAAGGGGACTGCATCGTCGTCGCGTGCTGCCTCGCACGCGGCATCGATATCACGCGTCTCAATGGGCACGGAGCGCATCGTACCCATATCGGACCGACAGCGCACGGCCAGTAGCCGCTGAGCGATCCAACGATTTGCGTGGCCAAAGAGTGAACCGTGCGGGTTGGGCGCCGCGCAAAGCGCCGCCGTCACACGCCGGTCACCGAGCAGGCGATCGACAGTTGTCTCGTCTCTGCGGCGACAGGCCTCGTAAAGAGCGCGGTTGGCACCGCACGACAGATCGTGACCTGGCAGGATGTCAAAGAGCGAGCGAGCGCGCCTGCACGTGGCGCGCCATGCGGCAGCCGCTTCGGGCGCATCGATGGCGGCAAAGATGCGCGACCATAACTCTGGCGGCAGGCGTGCATCCAACGGGACGTCGTCGACCGCGGTGCCACAATGTCGGGCACGCTTGGCGGGCCGCGACTCGTCCATCGACTTTTTTTGAGTCAGTGCAATCGCTTCCGCCCTTTGGCTCACGGAACCTGTTCTCTCTCTCTCTCTCTCTCTCTCTCTCTTGCTCCTTTTCCCTCTAGGTCCTTCTTCCTTTTCGTATGTGAGCCAGGCGAGGTGTCTCGTCTTTCGTATTTCTTTTGTGTAAAAGCACCACAAGTCAATTACACGCGGCTGGGTTCCGTCCGGCGCAACGACAAAAGGGCAGTACACCAGAACGTGCACCGCGGGGCGTGTCCCACGAAAAGAGGCAAAACCCTATTTTCAAAAAAACACCTCATTGGCGTGATTGGAGTGGTAAAAAAAGGAGAGTGCAATGCTGTGTCGGTGGCTTGCGGCCTGCAGTCCGCAAACTCTCAAAGGGGGCAAAACAAAGCATGAAAAAGTCAACGTCGCGTCCCCAAAAATACCCGCGGTCCATTGTTTTGTTTGCTTGGGAATGCATGGCCCGTTCCTCATGTGTCTGCAATTTCCAGACAGACAAAACAGCGGGCTGTAGACACTTTTGGGGCGTCTCTTTGACTTTTTTCGTGATTTTCTTTTGCTCCTTTTGAGAGTTTGCCGACTGCGAGTCGCGGTGAATCGACTCTTGGCCAAAAACCCAAAGTAGCCAGTCAGTTAGAATATAGCCGGTCAATACCCCCCAGGCATTGCGCCGACACCAAAAACCCCCACATTTGTCCCGCTGCATTCGAAATCGCCTAGTTCACTTGCAACCATGCATCATGTCCAAAAAGTGTGGCAAGCATTTAGTGGCCCGCTGACAGCCAATGATAAAACATGGTCTACAATGAAGACTGCGGTTGGTTTTTTGTTTGACATAGCGACACTGCAAACCTGCAGCATGTCACACACACAGAGAGTATGCCGACCGGGCAGATCGTAAAGGCTTTGGCGGCTGCAGACCCACCCGTTAGCTGCTCGATGCGCTCACACGGCCTAGACACTCTAGGGAGGGTATTTGGCTTTGTCTCACACGACGCACGCATGGCTGCGCTCTCGACTGCATTAGCCGTCGGCAACGCCGAGATACTTGGCGAAATTGTCGCCGCCTTTCAGCGCGACATGCTCGACAAGGCGATCAACGACCTCCCTCATGATCCGGGCGCGGTGCAAAAGATATGCGAAGCGTCCAGGCGCCGAGACGATGTGTCGGACAACACCTACTACACAGGCAATACTCTGATAAGCAACCTTGCCATCGAGGGGCACATCGAATCGCTCGCCGTCGTCATCCGCCATAGCGCCCATTGTCACTCGTTTATCAAACGATCCATCAGGGACCTGGCCTGCAATTGCAAACGGCCACGTCCGAATCTACACGCCACGAGAACCCTACTTGACGTTTGCGCCAACGAATCCAGGATCGACCCAGAGACGCAAGCATGCCTTTTGATCGACGCCTTGGTCCACTGCGCGAGTGAGTTTGCTCACGACATCATCGATACCCTCGCTCCCATGTGTACGTCTTATGTCTTGCACGAGACACTGCTGCGGTGCTCTGGCGACGGGGTGAGTTACTACGCATTTGACAACATTTGGCGCGTTGCCGAGGGGGCCGTCTGCGTACATCGGATGGCCAGGGATCTGGGCGGCGGCAACGCTCGTGTCCATATGCGACGCTGCATCCGTGACCTCGGCAAGGGCAGACCGTGCAAGTCGGTTGACTGCATCTATGGATCGCCGTGTGCGAGCGACTGCCCAGAACCGCCGCGCCAGGACGCCTTTGTCCATCGACAAAAGTACAGTCCCTGAACTTTCAAAAGGGGCAAAATAAAGTCATAAAAAAGTAAAATAAACGTCCCAAAAGTGCCTACGCCCTGTTGTTTTGTCTGCTCAAGACGGCGTACCGAGAATGACGAATTGGCACGCCATCATCGATCACATGAACCTTTGTGACCATGAACATAAACTAATTGGTTCCAAAGTATTTTATGTAGACTCTTATGTGTTGGCTCGTCATTCCTGATGTGCCGCCTTAAAATGTGATCCACCTGTTTATTTGGTATTTATTGATTGGCGGTTTAGTTCTTGTCAGAACTACTTTCGCGAACGCAAACGGGAAAAGGAGATCCACACCATCACGAGTCTTGGCCGTCATCACCATCATCAGTGTAATCGTCGCTATCCTCGTAATCCTCGTAATCCTCGTCATCATAGCCATCGTCTGTGTTTGGCGCTGCAGGGGAGCGCCGAGTGCGTTCAAACTCAAAGCACAAGAGTTCAGGCCGTTGGGCTTCCGCCTCATCAAGGCGACGATCCCACTGGGCGGCTATGTCAAGTAGGCGGTCGGCGCCCGGCAGGCGCCCGTCAGGGAGGGCCGGCGCCGCACAAGCCAAATCACGCGCAACCGGTGCCACGGCATCTGCTACCTCGGCGGGTAGAGTGCTCGCATCGAGAGGGCCGCCATAGGCGAGTGACGCTGCTTCAAAGAGTGTCGGCGCACGGCCGGCATAAATCTGTCGTCGCGCGGCGATGCGTCTGCGCGCGCGCACTTGGCCCACAAATAATTGCAGTGCCAACGTGAGTTGGCATTCGGTGAGCCACAGGGCACGAAGCCGTCCGATGGGGATCTCGTGCAGGTCGTCGTTGAGTGTCTCAAGTATCGTACCGTCGGCGCCATCCAACGAGTGCAGCGACGGTATCGGCACCAAAGCCTGCTTGACTTGAGCGACGCCGGCCGGCATAGGGTAGAACGGCGGTTGCGGACGCACGTTGTCAGGAAGAGCCAACAGCCCTAAAAAGTCACTCACTTCCTCGTCGTTATAGGGGTAAAGCACCCGCCTGGGATCCTCCGCCTCATGGGAGTAGGGGCGCATGTAGGCATCCAAAAACCGCGGGGCCTGGTCCTCGCCGATCTCGATTGCTGCAGAAGCCATGACGGTGTCGGCGTCTTTGAGCAAGTATGCATCTCCTCTACCGTCGGACGTGGGCGGGTTTACGATTATGAGGTAGGCCTCGGTCTCGTCGCAGGTGCTAAGATGGTCGGTCCGGAGCGCAGGGTCCCACACCTCAGAAAACGGCGCCGGGTAGTGCTCATAGTTGCCCACGCCAAGGAGTGCAACGATCTGCGCTCGCTGCGCAGCGCGGTCGACGGCCTTGCCCAAGCGATGATAGGGGTTAAGCGACGCGGTGCCCGACTCGGACTCCAACTCGCTCATGTGAGCGTTGACAGCGTCCTTTTCCTCTAGTTCAAAGTACGCATCTTGCACGTCGGCAAAAGTGGGCGGTAGCAGGTCGCTGCGTGTTGCCGCCACGGCGCCGGCATTGCCCAGTGAGTGCCACAGCGCTTCATACGAGTCGGCAAGCGCCAACCACATGTTGGGGTACAGGCCGCTGGAGACCCCGCGCCGTAGTAGCGTGGCGGGGGTCATCGCCCCTTGGAGAAGGCGTCCCATTTCAGGCTGGTCCCCGTGGATCCCCATGGCCGCGTTGCGTAGGTGAAATATGGCCCTGTCGACATCCCACGTCGCGTCGCCACCGCCTGCAGGCAGGCGTGGCCGCTTGGACTCGGGCGAGGCCCATTGAACTGCGGCGCTATGAGCGATCTGGTCCAGTTCGGTTTCGAGTTCCTCCAAGGCGCGCTTCATCGTTCGCGCGCAGACAACGTGCGCGCCTTTTGTCGTTTCTCTTGTAAACAGCAAGTCGACTACGCTCGGCAAACGAGTAGGGTCCGTAGGCCGTCCGCCTTTGCCTAGCCGAGCGCGGTGCGGCTCGTGTCCGCTGCCCCATCTAGGATGGTAAATGCGTCGATTAATTCAGTCGCCTCTTTGTCCTTTATCGCACTTTTCGCTAAAATCGGTGTCGCGGGTTACCAGGGCCTCTATGGTTCGCCCGACGGCGCACAGGCTTGCGCTTGGGTTTGGAAGGAACGTTTAGGGGATTAAAAAAAGAGATGCGCGACGATGCCGTATAAAGAAAGCCTATTTGTTCGTGCACCTTGCCCGAAGCCACCATTCGGGTCCCAAATCCCGCTGGGATCACACCGGGCCGCGGCCGACCCGACCCGCCCTAAAATGGGCCGGCCCCGCACAATGCGGGTTAACGACCCATTCTTCCAGTTTTCATTCAACCCTGATCCTTAAGGCGGCGTATTGGGATGACGAGTTAACACGCAAGAGTCTCCATAAAACATTTTAGAGCCAGTAACATTACGTTTATGATTCCAAAATATTCACATCATTGGTTATGACGTGTTGACTCGTCATTCCCAATACGCCGCCTTAAGTCGTGTTTTCTGAATCTTCATTGGCATGAAATTAGAAGAACGGGCCGCTGGCGCAGCATTACCCGGCCCGAACCCCTCGGTCAGCCGCTCGGCCGCGAGCCATCGGCACAGCATTATCGCCTGGGGTGGGGGTCTGCGATTGCGGACGGTGCAAATCGACTTTTTCCCAGCGCCAACGAGACAAAGGCAACGCCAGTGGCCAACAAATTGTATACGCTCGGGTTGCTCTTCTTTCGTTTCCGCGATCGCACCCGCACCCTTCATTTTCCGGCCCCGTCGAGAGGAAAAAAGATACAACGTGCCCACAGCCTCAACCGAACCCACATACAGACAGAGAGGAAAAAAGGCGCCGGGATAGAGGGAAAAAGCAAAGGAACAGCAAGAGGGGGCAGAAAAAAAGGCGCACGCGGACCGCCGGGTGAAAAGAAAAAGAAGACAGCGGGGAGGAAAAGAAAACACAACACACCCCGCTCATGCAGATGCACACCAACACGCCCGCAGCCAAAGGCTCACGCATCGGTGATCCCATCAATAGCGCCATCAGCAATGCATCTGTCGTCGGCGCTCGGCATGCGAGCGCACACGACGCGTCGACCGCCGAGACGGCAAGACCCAACCGCGCGTGGGCGCTCATCAACGACACGCGCCGACAGCATGTGGACATTGGGTCGCGCGGCGAGTGTTTTGAGCGTGATCCCATCCGCTACATGCGGACCGTGCTGTCCCTGGGCTGGTCGGCCGACGACGACATGGTGATGCTGCCCACGCGCCACATGGACCCAACGTATGCCGAGGTGCTCGTGTGGCCTGTCGCATCCGACGACGCCGCCTCTTCATCGACAACGGGTTCGAGCGGCGACGGCAGTTATGACGACGATGATGACGACAGCAGCGACGATGATGATCGATCCGATTGGAGCGACGATGGCAGCGATGACGATGACGACGATGACCGCGCCTATAGCAGCGATTATGATGATGAGGCACAAGACGACGGTGGGTCGCGCCCTCGTGTCCAAGCGAGTAATGGTGCCACCGGTGCCCATCCCAACACTGGCGCCGCAAAGGGCAACGCCACGACGGGTGCGGCCCGCGCCCGTTGAATTGTCTCTTTTTCTTTGCCAATCTATCTCTCTTTGCATCTGCATGCCAGTAGAGGTATACATGAATAAAAGAGGCATTTGTTTGTCTGTCTTTTTTTTCTCCTGATCTGTGGGGCGCACACCTCCATTTGTCCTGGCGCCAGTCGTGGTCAATTGCCTTGTCTTGTTTTGCGTCGATGTTGCTACGGCAGACGGAATCAAGGCGATGAAATCGACTCCCTTTGTCGCTCTCTTTTTTTTTCTCAAAAAAAAGTCATGGTCATGCTGGCCTGGGGTCCACCGCGCGCACGCGTCCATTTTCTGCGCGTGTCCTTTTTGCCCTTTTGATGCCAATTTGTTAGGCAGTGACGTCAAAAAGAAAAAAAAGATAAAATGCCTAAGAAAGGCAGGTTGGTCAAAGGAGCGCCAAAAGACAAAGGAGAGAGAAGAGCATGCGCACACTCGCCATGGTCGTGAAACTCGAACAAAAAACCTAGAATCGAGAGGACATAAAATAAAAGAGAGCAAGAGGGTCGACTGTTTGTAAGCCGTTGGTGGCTGTTCCCCCCCCCCTTCCCGATCGTGTACGCACGCCGTCGGTGCCTGTGTGCGCGCGCCTTTTGTAGGTCGGGCCAGAAAAACAAGCGAGCGGATAGATTCCTTTTTTTTTTCACCAACAAAAGACACAAGGCAGAGAGAGGAGTAGGCGACAGCGGCACACACAAAGTTGGCAAAAAAAAGAGCCACACCCTGGCAGGGTGCATCGCCTAGAATGGCGTGCCAGTTTACTGTCTTTTCATGTCTTTGTTAACTTTGATGGCTCTCTTCCCCCCTTTTGCAACTGCAAGACTCGGTTGGTTGCGTGCGCGCGCGTGCGTGGCGTCTGCCATAGGGTGCGCGGTGGGGCGGGCGAGGCATACGTGTCCGCGCGCGCCTGGCGACCGACACTCGCCCACAGGGGGACCGCCGCATGTGTCGCCGTCGACCGGCCGCCGACGCAAAGGGGGCCACGCCTGTCGTAAGGAGTATACCCCCCGCAGCCTCTCCCACCCCCCGCAACACCTCTGTGTCTCACCACCCAGTCGCTAGGTATATAGACCCGCCCCCCTTCCCTCTTTGCGCGCACACCGCACAACACCAGTCTTTTTTTTCTTTTTGCTCACGGCCGTTGGTGTTGCCCGCACCCGCCTCCAAGAGAACCCGACCGCCGCGATCCGTCGGCACCTGATAGAAACACGAGACCCACGTCCGTCACCGCGCGCGCCGCTCCAAATCAGACAGAGACAGACAGACAGACAGACAGACACATACATAGATACACAGAGACAATGTCGTCTTACACGTCCCCCTATGGCTACAGCCAGCAGGCCTTTGGGCAACAGTGCCAGCAGCAGTGCGCGCCCCTCGTGGCGTGCCCGCTCACCGAGCCCATCGTGCTCCAGTGCCCGACCACGCTGCCCACGGGCACCATCCTTCCGGCCGGCACCACGCTCCCGATCGGCACCGTGCTCGACGCCGGTACCGTGCTCCCCGTGCCCATCCCGGTCAATGAGGCCGTGACGTTGCCCACCGCCGTCACCCTCACGTCGGCCGTGACCCTGCCCGCCGGCAGCGTCATCGGCGGCGGCGCCACACTGGGCACCGCCGTTACGGTTGCCGACGAGGTGCCCGTGGCGCTGCCCACTCTGATCACCGCCGGCAGCGTGCTCGCCTCGGGCACCCTCTTGGGCTCGGGCACTGTGGCGCCTGGCAACGCCACCCTGGTATATGACACCACGCTCGCCGCGGCCGTCACCCTCCCGGCCGGCACCATCATCCCCGCCGGCCTCACCATCCCGGCCGGCCCCGTGACGTCGCCCATCACCCTCACCGCCAACACCGTGGTCAACTCGCCCATCACCCTGGCGGCCGGTTCGGTGATTGGTCCGGGCACCATCCTCTCGGCGCCCGTCGCCCTCTCGGCCGACCTCACCCTGGCCGGCGATTTCACCATCACGCAGCCCCTGACGCTGCCCGTGGGCACCACCCTCCCCACCGGCTTTGTCTTCCCCGCCGGCGTGCCGCTGCCCGCCGCCGTCGCCGTCGGCCCGGCCGGCCTCGTGCTCACCACGTCGGCGACCCTCGGCGGCGCGCTGACCCTGCCCGCCGGCACCGTGCTCACGGCACCGATCACGACCGCCGCCGCCATCGGCCCGACCACCGCCGCCTTCACCACGACCGGCACGGCGACCTTTGCCGCCGGTTCCACGTTCCCGATCGGCACCGTGTTCCCCACTGCCGTCGTCATCGACGGTGCGCCGTCCCCCGCGGGCGTGCCCCTGGCCGTCGCCGTCGGTCCCACGACCACGGCCACGGTCGTGCCCGCTGGTACCCTCCTGCCCATCGGCACCATCATCGGCGCCGGCAGCACTTTTGGCGCCGGGTTCACCCTGCCCGTCGCCGTCACCCTCCCGGCGGGCACCGTCCTTCCGGCTGGACTCACCCTCCCCGCCGGCACCGTCATCCCCGCCGGCACCGTGCTCGGCCAGGACTTTGTGCTCACGGCGCCCATCGTCTTGACCACGGCGGTCACCCTGCCGCCTGGCACCACCCTGCCCGCCGGGTTCACGCTGATCGCCGGCACCGTCATCGCCGCCGGCGCCCCTCTGCCCTTTATCGCCCTCCCCGGCCCGCAGACCATCCCCGCGGGCAGCATCCTCGCCGCCGGCACCGTCATCGCGCCCGGCAGCGTGCTCACAGCGCCGCTCGTGATCAACGCGTCGACCGTGCTGGCGGTGCCCACGACCTTTGCCGCCGGCACCGTCCTCCCCGCTGGAACCATCTTCCCTGCGGGCACCGTCGTGCCGGGCCTGTCGGCGCTGTCGGTCACCACCACCACGGCCGTCGACGTCGTGCTCCAGCCCGGCTCGGTCATCGCTGCTGGGTCGGTCCTCGCCGCGGGCAGCGTCACGCCCGGCCCGGTCACGCTGGCCGCCGCCGCCACCTTCCCGGCCGGCTCGGTGCTGCCCGCCGGCACCGTGTTTGCCGCCGGCGCTCTTTTGCCCGCCGGATTCCCGCTGCCCGTCGAGGTCACCCTCGAGGCGCCCATCGTGCTGCCCGTTGCCACCGTGCTCACGGCGCCCATCACCCTGCCCGCCGGCAGCCTCCTCCTGCCCGGCACGATCTTCCCGCCCGGCTTTGACCCGTCGTGCATCCTGTGCCCGTGCAAGCCGTGCTTTGACGTGTGCCCGCAGCCCGAGCCCCGCCGCAAGCGCTCGGTGAGCCGCGTCAAGTGCCGCAAGGACAACTCTTCGTCGTCCTCATCCTCTTCTTCCTCGTCCTCTTCGTCGTGCCCGTCTTCGTCTTCGTCGAGCAGCACCTGCGTCGACCACGCGCGCTACCACCACTAGACGCGCGCCGGTATGACGTGTGCACGTGCAAACAAAGAAGGAAAAAGAAGGAGAAACGACGCCGCATTGTGTTAAAGGACAAGAAAAAAAACAAAAAAGAAAGAAACTAAAAAAGTGATGAACAAAAAAAGGCCTCTTCTTTTTGCGAGCGCAAGGTTTGACAGGGGACTGGGCACTTTTCTCTTTTTTTTTTCCTGTGGTCATCTGTGTTTGTCCTTCTCTTTTTTCCTTTGCTGCCGAGGGGCACGCGGACGGTTTCCCCCCCCCCCCCAAAGTCATTCTCTCCCTCGTGGCGCCTCTCTTCTTTCAGTTTCTGTCTGTCCTTCTTGTCCTCCTCTTCCGGGCAGGTTGCTGAGACGCATGCGATCCATAAAAATCGTCTTGTTGGACGCTCGCAGGCGCGCAAATCGAACCATTAGTGAGTCCAAGTGGTCGTATGCAACTTTAGGCTCGATAATTCTAAGCTTAAGAGGGTCAAAAAAAAGGCTCTGCGCCGCGTTGTGCATGTGACTGTTTCGGTTTTCGCATCGATTTCATTCCATTTTTATTGATGGACGGTTCAATTCCCACCGGTGCCGACTAAAGTTGCAGCCGACTAACCATTCGTCGAAAATGAAGTAGCCAGTTAGTCGAATACGGCCAGTTAATGCCCACAAGCGCTGCGCGCGGGCTCGCATTTTCTTTACGAGCACAGTTTGCGCACGGTTTACTGATGGTTCAGACAACAGTAGCATTGGCGGGTTCGATCCATGTCAGAGGCCGCCTCGGGCGGTCAGCCCGGTCGGCTGACCCAAATTTTGGGCCAGGCGACCAGCCGCAAAGTCGCGGGCCATCCGACATCATTATTTGGATGTTTTTTTCCGGCGGTCATAAGTGCCCTCCTTTTCTCGCCGAGCAGCACACGGGCGACTTGTCCACGAAGCCATTTTTCACCGGACGGACCCTTTTGTGTCCTTTTTCATTCTCCTTTTCATGATGAGTTGCTCGGTCACGCACAGTCATCGTCGGATCACTCTATTGGACAGTGCCAAAATCGCGAACCGCCTGATTGGCCGGCGTAGACGGGCACATGCAATAGGGAGGGGACGTCCATGCGGTAGCGCTGTAACACCAGGCGACACTGCACAAGGGGCGACTCGACATACACACAACGAGGGGAAAAGAAAGATGAGAGTACAGCGGCAGACGACAACAAAGTCCGAGGCGGGGACGCACGTGGTCCGCAGCGCGGGCGACATGCAAGATCTCATCGAAGCGGCGCGCGCATCGCTGGTCGCGATGAAAAAGTCGACAATAACGATATACGAGGAACTGCACCGATTCTACGTGCACTTTGCCACGAGCCCCGGCGTCGACGTGTGCATGCCGGGCACAGCGCCGGTCGGTGTGCGTCGTTTGAAAAAGTGTGTGCCAGGGAGGGATTCGTCGTGTGCAAGAGCGTGCGAAAGGTGCGCGCGGTGCTTGTCGAACGCATCTTTGTGCATGTCGTGCTAGAGGACGAGCGACGCGGACGTGGCGGCGATGATGCGCCTGTCTGCCTATGACTGCTTTGCTTTGTCAATGGATGCGCAAACACAAGGAGACGATTGGGCCGCTTGGTCGTGGGCGGACCTGGACGCATGGGCGCGACACGACGACCGACGCGACCTGCGCGCAGTAATGGCCAAGGCGTGGGTCGAGGCCAAGATGCGCGCGTCAGAGACCGGCAGTCGCCGTATCTTTTTCGGGCGACCTGGCCGAGGCCTGGCGCAGTCGCTCGACGTCATAACAGCCGCCGTCGCCGTCGTCCGTGCCGCCGTCGCAAATGCCTGCCAAGCCCTGCATCCTCGTCAGCAGGGCCAGCGACGGGTCGCTGATTGGATTTTCAAAAGAAAAAATATTTTTCAAACCAAGATCCAAACTGTCTTTTTTTTTTCGCCATCGACTTCTTTTGCTTGCGAGTCTGTTCGCGACCAGTGCGGCCACAAACCGAGAATTATCCGCCGGCCGGTCCGAAATCGACACCACCAAATGGAGCGCATGTGGTTCCAGGAAAATGTCGTAAGACTTGCGAGCGCGATGGCGACCGAGCACCACAAATATCCTTTAGAGGATTGTAAGGTGTATGGTATACGACGGCGCTTATTTCTTCACAACGCCCCAACGACCCTCGCGCTTTGAGAAAGGGCAACCGTCACTTTTCCTGTCTTTGATTTTCCACTTCTTCCCTTTTCTTGTGGTGTCCAAAAGGATATGCGCCCGTGGCCCTTTGGGATGTATACGTGCTCCAGCGTGGTCTCTGCCAGACCATTTTTCGTCAAGAGGAAACCAAAAAAAAGGGGGAAAAAGGAAAAGGATGCACATTGGCAAAAAGAGAGCGGTGCGCTTTTATATATATACAGCAGCCAGCAGGCAAGAGCGCGCTGAAGAGGCAAGCTTGGGCGGGCGGTCATGCGTCCGCACGCGACGGTCCACAGATACAGTCGACCGACTTGCACGGTCTGCCCCTGCCCAGGGCGCGAATGTACCGTCGCAAATGCGCCCGAGCCCCGCCGCCGCACACATTTGACAGCGCTCGATGGGCGCAGACGGTCCGCTCGGCGACCCTCCACATGTTTGCAAACGCGCGGGACCCCGTGGTGTTTTTGGCGCACTTTAGCAGCGCGTCGTGCAGGGTGGAAGACGCGCATAGCGGAGCGAGCGAGTCGATCATGTCGTTGGCACCGCAGGTGGCGGCGGTGACCAGGGCTCCGATCAGTAGGCTTGTCCGCTTCTCTGGACTGATCCCCGGTTCGTCGGCACAAACCTCAAAGAGCGTTTTCGCTGCCTGCGGACGGCTCGGGCTAGAGGCCAGCATGTAGAAGGACCGCCTGAGAATCGACACATCCGCGGCAGTGCGCCTCACGACGATGGCGAGCGAGTCGACACGGCCCTCAATGGCAATGGCTGCCATCGTCGACGCCCAGCAATGGAACGGATTGAAGCGATCTTGGTGTGCGTCGCATATTTGCTGCACCGCGCGCGTGTCGCGAGAGAGATCGACTATGGAATGTTGCAGGTCGCCGCGGAATGCTTCGACCATTTCGCCAATGACCTCGGCGTTGTTGGTACGCAAAGCGGTCAGCAGCATCGCCGTGCGCTGGGCGCGAGGCAGAAAGCGCAGCGCTTCGTTGAGCGTCCTTATATCGAGCGCGCGCATGAGCGACGCCGCCGATGGATTGTCGACTGCAATGGCTTTCATGATCTCGCTGTCGGGGGCGTACACGGTCTGCATCGTGCCTGTGCTTGTGTGTAGGAAAAAAAAAGAAACAACCCAACGGCCAAACCATATACACCACAAACTATTTTCCCATTGGTCTCGGCCATAAGCCAATCAATATTGTTTTCCTTTTTTAGTACACATGTGCCACTTTGGGCGTGTCCTTGACAACGCTACTGGCGAGCAAAACACAAGGCATTTTGGGAATCTAATGCTGGTCGGCGGCCCTTGGCCGGCCAATTTTCGGGTGGGCCGGCTTGGTCGCAGCCAACTCGGCTGCCCACAGTATTCGAACCCGCATCCACAATCTCCCACATTCACGCGGCATTTATGCGACGCGGTTTTAGTCGCATTCGGATTCGCAATCGTTCGTTTTCGTTGGTCGTATTTTTTAGGAAGAAATCGAGCACGATCTATAAAGCGACATACGCGGGTTCGATGCCGCGAGGAAACAATTTAACCACAGCCAAGCCAACCAGCCCAAAATCCTCGACCGGCCGGTCAGCCGCTAGGTCGCGCGACCCATTCGCACAGCACTATACCAGACCAGCTTGGACGCTACCAGACCGGCCTTTCCGCCCCGTGCGTGTCCTTTGTTTAGCTTTGTAAAATTCCGGTCAGTTTCCGTTCGAGAGCGCGCCCCAAAGGCGACCGCAAGGCGCACCCGCTGCGGCACGGCTCGCGAAACCAGTCGATACGCGCGAGCGCCAGCTGGTCGGTATGGCTACCCATGACTTTTTTTGATCAAACACCGGCCGACCGACCGCGGGCCTGTCAATGCCATCGGCGAGCAACTTCACGGGTGCCGTCACTGATCAGCGGGTGGCCCGTTCTTCTGCTCGTTTTTTCCCCTCTTCGCCGACAACAATGGCGCTTTTGCCGCGTTGTCGCATGTGCTTTCCCTATCAAGAAAAAAAGAAAGAAAAAAGTCTCGGGTCGAGCCAGAAAGAGGATTGTTTCCATTGATTTCTTAATATACAAAAAGACGAGGCCACCGCGTTCAAGGGTCTCACTGCGCATCGTCGACAGATTCGTCGTCGCTGGTGCCGTCGTCATCGCCGCTGTCGTCGTCGGCGTCTTCCTTGTCCGACGACTCTAGGATGCAATCGCCGTGGCATGGGCGGTGCCTCTGGATCTTGGCCCAGAGGTATTCGTACGCGCGGCCGCTTAGCATGTCCTCTATGTATTGATGCGCGCACAGGCCGGCGTGCTTCCACAGAGCCTTGAATCCCCACGCCTGGGTCCGTGACCCACAGCATGCGTCGAGGGCCAGTAGGATATCGTCGTGCGTGCAGATCGCGGCGAGTCGCTCGACGATGGCCTCGCGGCCATCTAACTCCTCGACAGCGCGATCAAGAGCGTCGCGCGCCAGGCGCGAGTAGGCACCGAGAGATGCGTCTAGGTTGCGCGCACACGAGTCGAGGATCAGAGAAAGCGCATCTGGATTGTCTTTGGCGACGGCCTTGGCCAGGGCCGTGTCGATCTCGTCCTCGACGCACAGATGCACAACCAGTACGTCGACAGTATCGTGCAGGTCCCAGCGCGCGGCGCGGTAGAGTATGGCAGAGACGTCGTCGCTACACGGCCGGTTCGCCGATGTGATGGCTGCGCAAAGGGACTCGATACCGGTCGGATCATCGAGCAGATCATATAGCGCCGACTTGACGTGATCGCTCAGTGCCTGCGCCATCTGCACACCAAGAAGATGCGCGAGGCCCGGTGCAGCTGCAATGACGAGCGCTTGTGCGATCACATGGTCGTTGTCGTATTCGCTTTCGTCGGCGCCGTCGTCGTCGTCAACGTAGCCATGGCCGTCTACCTCGACAGTGTCGTCGTCGTCGCGGTGACGGACTGTTTGGGTCGATGAGTCGCGACAAACTCTTTTGTTGCACAGAAGAGAGGTGTCTCTGGGCGCGGGTTCAAACGGGCGCTTGGTCAAAATGGACATTCCTCGCCTCTTTTCCTTGTCTCGCGTGGTCGCTGTGGTTCAGGCCTTTTTTTTCTCTCACCGATGGGGGGTCGCAATGCTCTTGTGGTGATTTTTTGTCTTCTTTCCTTTTGTCTTTTTTTTTGTTGGGCGTGGGGCGGGTTGTCGGAAGGAGGCAGATGGGCATCATAAGCACTCGCATATGCCGTTTTTTATACCAGATTATTTTAATAAGCTTAGGCCTATCCAAACATGGGACAACCATACGACCAATACGATTTTTTGTTCTTTTTTTTGTTTTCGAAAAAAAAGTAAAACCGTGTCCGTGGCGAGCGCTGCCGGCTTTTTGCCGCAAGCGGGCGTCGCTATGACTTCTTTTTGGCGACATCGCCAAAAAAGGGTCTCGTCGGCCCTTGTCCCTTTTGCAAACATGCTTGCGATGCCCAAATCGCAAAAAAATCTAGATTCTATATCACACCGCGCATCTATATGACAGGTGCGACAGGCAGCAAGCGACATGCTGACAAGTTTAATCCGCCTTTGTCGGTGCTCCTTTTTTTCCCCCTTGGCATTGGTGGATGCCTTTTTCTTGCGGCGGTGTGTTGCTTGGCCTTTCCTGTCGGTCTGCCGGCCCTTTCGGCTGTCTCTCTTTTCCTCTTTTTTTTCTCCCTACAGTCAATCTGGCGCCAAATTGGATCAAGTTCAAGTGTGGACTCTTGTGCGTCATGCCGTGTGTGATTTTTGTCCGTGTTTTATTGCCGTCGCCAACGGCTTTTATTATGTCCCTGCCGATGCACGGGCGGTTCTCCAAACCACCCACTCTTTTTTTTATATTTTCAGTACAGAAAAGCGGGCCTTATCGTTGTGGCCACGCCCGTCGACTATGCCGCGTCGACACACGCGCGGCTCAAAAGAGGGAGCGTGCGCGTGGCAACACCAAATCCCATGTTTGTTCTTTTTGCCATTCTCGCTACAGACGCTGGTCGTCTCGATCCGTCGCCATCGTCCTCGCCGGCATCACTATTTCTGGCGCCAGATTCGTCCACGCGTCACAGATCCGTTCGATGACCCCATAGAGGGACCAAGGACGCGGCGTTGCGCGCGCACAACGTGGCGGCCCCGGCATTGCCCATGGCGGTGCGGCTCTGAGGCGTGTGCGCCGGGGTCCTTGAATGGGCGGCAAGCCCATGGCGTCTTTTCTTTTGTTTCCAAATGAACAAATGCCGATGACGCGGTACAGACAAAGAGAGGCTTGTGAGTCGGCCCGCTTTTTTTTCATGGTGGGCGCTGCATAGAGCGCCACGCTCGATGATTGCCTTGGTCGCGTAGTGCCCTTGTGCCTTTTTTCTTTCCTTTTTTTCTTTCGACTGCAATGTCGCCGTTGCCATCGCGCCAAGAGCAACTCACACACACAAAGACAAGGAGAACTGCAGTTGTCATATACTTTTTCCCATTCTTTTTTTCTTTCTTGGGGTTTCGTCCTTGGTGCCTCGCATGTGTGCAGGGTGTCAACCTCGCACGCCCTCATGCGCAAAAGACCGGTGCCGGCGCTGTATTCTTTCGCCGCCAGTCATCACAAAAGAGAAAAAGAGGGCGACAAAGAGGTTCCCGTGATCGAGCATTTTTTTGTGAGTGCCCAGAAGAGAGCAAAACAAAACCGTTTCTTAAAAAAAACAGAGACATGAAATTAGGGGGGAAAAAAGGGTTTCGTTGGCAACGGAACATGACGTTGCCACCGCAGACGGTGGTCAGGCGTCACCGTAACGTGCACGCTTGGACAGAGGCGGCAAGGGCATGGGCTCGGCGGCGACGGTGCCACCTTGCCCGCGCCCCACACCCCTGGCAGCGGCAGTCGTGGCGGCACGGTCCCCGGCGCCATGGCTGTCGCTGCTGGTGCCTGTGGCGCCGGCGTTGCGAAAAGACTTCATCATCGTGGCGATGCGGACGCCGGCGGCGTCGGGCTTGTCGGTTCGCGCCGAAAAGAGCGTGGGCGGCGCGCGCTGTGCCATCGTGCCTGCTTGGCCGACGGCGACGCCCAGCGCCGTGGTGAGCGCACCATGGTAGATGGCCGCACCGCGGTCGGCGGCTCCCGATCTACCGGCGTTGCCCGTCGCAGTGCGCGAGCCGAAAAAGAGCGCCTTGTCCTCGTCCGCGATGGGCACGACGGCCGACTTGAAGTTGCGGCACGACGTGTAGAGACGCCGCGGCATGCCGTCGTGCGGGCACCGGCAGTGGCACTTTTGCACGAGACCCCCACGCGACAGCTGGTAAAAGATGCGCGCATTGTCGTGCTCGCCACAGGGCGCGTCCGAACCCGGCGGCGACGGCATGTTGAGGCATGCGCACGAGCCCTCGCCGTCCACCTCGATGATGTAATAGTTGTTGTTGCGCACGTCGTGCCGGATGGCGCGCACGTCGACGCGCGCATGAGGCGCGTGGGCCTTGGCGCGCAGGAGCGAGACCATGCGCGCAAACCGTGGGTCGTCGGGTCCAACCGTGTTGCTAGAGACGCGTCCGCCCGTGGCGCTCGCATGGCCACCGCCCGACTCTAGGCGCCTGACATGGGCCTCCCACTTGGGGTCGAGCGTGCCAATGTCACACCGCGGCGCGCCGGCAAAGTGCGTCCAGCCGGGGCTCGCCTGTTGGTCGGCCCGACAGCGGATCGACGTGCGCTTTAGGCAGTAACGCGCGTTCTTGGCCATGGAATCGAGCGTCAGCCGATCCTCGGCGCCGGCGCCGTCGAGACACATGACGGGCTCGTACCAGCGGGCCTCCCAGCACTTGCCCGTGCCGTTGCACGGACCGACGCACGGGAGCATGCCAGGGCGCGGCTTGGCGCCCTTGCACACCGGACACTTGAGCACGTTGTGGCTAAAGGGCATGCGGAGGCCGTTAAACGTGTACACATTGTGGTCGATGACCTTTTCCCACGTGCAGTCGGCAACGTCGGTCTCGGCCTCGGCGGCCTTCCTCGCCTTGTCCCGCTTCTTTTTGCCGGCGGCCCAGGCACGCGCGTCCGGCCCATAGGCGCGCTTGAGCAGCGTCAGGTAGGTCTCGCGCATGTCGAGGGCCTGCCGCCAGGTGACAAAGAGGTTGGGCATCACAATGTGAATGCCCTGCTTGACGCCGCGTCCATTCGGCAACTGCTTCTCCTGCGCGGCAAACACGACCATCATGAGTAGCGTGCGGCGCGCCACCGCGTCGGCGTCGGGAAAGAAGGAGCCGGTGATGTGCTGCAACAGGCGCGCGAGCGTGAGCACGGCACGCCGACTGGCCGCGCGCGGCACGGTCAGGTCAATGTCCAGGTACATGCGAAAGACGGCGCTGCGCTGTTCGCACACGGCGTGAGCGAGCCCGTGGTCGACGTCGTCCGCGTAGGCTTCGAGAAAGGCGTTATAGTCGTCATCGGGCACGCTTACCACGCCGCCGCCCCAGCCGTCCTTGAGCAGGGCCGTCGTGGGCGGCGGCGCCGGCTCGAACGCGCCGGCCTTGCGCGCGGCCTTTTTCACGAGGAACCCGCCGCGCGCGAGAAAGGTCTTGAGCGCCGACGCGCACATCGGGTTGGGCTTGGCAAAGCGTTGGTGCATGTCGCTCGGCGCCACCGCCGCTGGTGAATCGCCTGGAGCGTCGGCGGCGGCCGCAGAGGCGTCGCCGATGACGGCTGCGATGGTCATGTTGACCGGGCTTGGTCGCACGCCGCGCGCATCGACCAGCGCCTGCAGGGGGTCACGCGTCGAGTCGGTCGTCGCCGTGGCCTTTTCGCTCATGCGCATGATGCCGGCAAAGGACGTATCCATATCGTCGCTGTTGTCGTCGTCGCGTGTACTACTATTCCGTAGGGGTGCAACGAAAAGAAGTAGAGAAAGAGAGCACAGAAAGAATGGAGATAGAAGAAGAAAAAGAAAAAAAAAGAAGGCAGATCAGCGCGTATGGAAAGGGCTGTCGCGTTGGTGTCGCCCCTTTTCCTCGGCTGGGGTCGCTTTTTTTTTCTGCAACGCAGCCGCGGTTCGCGATCACGTTGTGGGCTGGCGCTGTCGCTCGGTAGCCGAGTCGCTTACGGTCCCAGGGGATGACTGCAGGTGTATCGGGTTTTCCTCCTCTTCTTTTTTTTTAAGAAAATGGATTTGGGGCCTTTTTTGTTCTCTCTCCGACGTGACTGGGTGGTGGCGGTGTGGCGTCACTCGGCCGTGCGGGAGGAGAGAGAGAAAGAGCAAGGCAAAGATGGAAGCCTGTGCAAGAAGACAGGAAAAAGAGGACGCAAAAAGGTCAAGCGAGCCGTTACGACATAAAGCGGGGGCGCGCCTGCCTTTTTGAGGCGTGCGCCCCCAAAGCGCGCGCGCACCGATTAACTCCAGAGGAGGAAAAAAAGCCGCCCAAGTCGTGCGGCCGACAGACGTCATTTGCATTCTCCTCAGAGTTTTATAAAAAGATACAAAGAAATATGGACCAATGGCGTGTTTGATAGCCTTTTCTTTTTCGGCCCTCCATCTTTTGGCCGGCTCTGGCGTGTCCCTTTTTTTCTTGAGGCCTCGTGCGAGGCTCTTGCATTTGTTGTCGCAAGAGCGCAACTAGCGCCACAAAATGCCGCCCTGCCTTTGGTTGCCCGAATCAGTTGCCCCCCTCTCTCTGGCGCCCTCTTTGGGTTTTCGGTTCCACCCTCAAAACCCAAAAGGAGAAAAAAAAGGCAAAAATGCATGTAGATTTTTTTCTGAACTTTAGGTCCCCCAAAACACTCGGGGCGCTTTTCTTTTGCCAAAACAAAAACCCGTCGCTGCCAACGCCTCTTTAGGGTGTCCAGCATCCATGATGAATGAATGTTGGTGATGACGATTGCCTTTTTTCCTTTGTCCCTTTTTCTGAATCTCGTCTGTGGGGGCGCCTGCGCGTGGCCACATCAAAACTCTCAAAAAGGAAATAGACCAACCTGCAATCTCAAGCAACCAAAAATGGGGCAACAGGTCAAAAAAAAAGGAAAATGCGGCAGAGATGTCTGCAACCCGTTGTCTTGGCTGCCAGAAATTGCAGACACATACATGATGGGACACATCTGACGTTGGTGCTTTTGTGCGTGTCTGAGCACTCGGCACATTGGGCTGTGGGCACCTTTGTCGTGCGTCATCGGCTTTTTCCCTATGCCCTTCTTTTGTGCCTTCTTTTTTTTTTGAGACTTTGAGAACTGTGCGACCGCGCAAATGCCATTGCAGATACAGCCCTGGCCCTGCACGCCGCAAACCTGCGCACCTGTCTGGCACCGCGCTTGATGGGACCCTTTTTATGCACACCTTTTTTGGGTCAGCCTTTATGCCCCATTGTGTCGGTATCCTCTGCGCTCTATGAGAAACCGTGCAAGACAATAGAGACACAGACGCTCGTGGTCCCGCGCCTTATTTTTTCCAAGTTTTTTGTAATTACCTGATCGCACACGCACACACACGTGTCTGCGGCATTTTTTATATGCTCACAACAGTCAAAAAATAAAGAATAAAAAGAAAGAAAGAAAGAAAAAAAGATTGCATTCTGTGGTTGCCGTTGGTCGGAAATGAGGAGAGAGAGGACTGGTGTTTATGTGCGTCAAGAGAGGGCAACAGGCACGGAGGCACGATAAAGAAATAGAAAGAGACGCCTTACGATGGACGCGGTTCGCGCGCACGGAGGGCCGTCAGCACACTGCGCAAAAGGTCGCGCGTGGCCACGGTCGACGGTCGCAGCCAGTCGAGACCCGGGTTGGAGCCGCGCGTCGGTCCGGCGATCTGGTACAAGAGGCCGGATGTGTTGGGCACGGGCACGAGGTCGGCGATCGACAGCGATCCCACGATGGGTCGCGTCACGCGCGCCGTCTCGGTGGTCAGTCGCGCTAGTGCCGCAGCATCGCCCCTACGGAGGCCCGACACGGTGTCGGGATCGATCACGATGCGCAAGGCCATCGAGTCGGGCGATGTGCGATAGACAAAGGCCGACTGAACGAGTGCCGTCGATTCCGGGTCCTGTGGCAATCGCACGGGCGCTGCCAGAGGCGCCGGCGGAGCGCGCCCGACGGGCACCAATGCCGCCCTTGGCCGTTGGGCCGGCGGCACATAGCGCGCGGGCCGCACGCCCAGAGAAGATGCCGTAGGTGCTGCCGCCGCGCCAAAGAGACGCGCCTGGAGGCCGCCGCCATAGGCCATGTGCGCGGCCGGCGCCACGGCGCCCCGCACGGGGATGCTGCCGGTGCGCGGCGCCGGCGGCTGAAAGGTGTGCACGCGCGCGCTCGACACGCCGGGCTGGAGACTTCGTAGTGCCGTGCCGACATCGATCGTCGGTGCCGCAGCGCGCCCCGCCGGTTGCATGAAACTTGCGGCGCCGGCAAAGAGATTGCTCCACGCATAGCGCGTGCCGGCGGCGAGGATCACGTCATAGACTCGCCGAGCATCGGGGTCGTTCAACGCCACAGCCACGGCGTCAAAGGAGGAACGCAATACACGGTCGGGGCCTGGAGGGAACGGTGCCGGCGGCGCGTTGGGGCGGACCAACGTGTTGGGCGCACCCGGATAGGCCCAAAGGCGGCGGCCAAGCCTCTCTTGGGCCTCGGCGTCGCGGGCCGCGGTGGTAAGGCCCTCTTGATCAAAAATAGAGTCCCACGCTTGGCGAAAGAGCGTAGCAAAGGTGACGCCAAGACGTTGGGCATCGCCGGGACCGAGACGTGCCCCTCCGGTGGGCAGCGAGGCCGCCGCATTGACGGTTTCCCTCTGTGCGGCGACAGTACGCTGTTGGGCCGCCTGTGCGTCGGCCCACACCGTCTGCGCATCGGCCGTGGCCGTGGGACCGGGCTGCGGGCCTGGGTTGGTGAGACGCGAGACCTGCGCCACACTGAGCGGCACCGCGTATCCGACCAGAGACACGGCCAAGAGGGCCGCGCGCGTCGCCAGGTCCACGTCAAACGACAGTTCCGGGTAGAGCACGGCAAATTTGGTGAGCACGACGCCAAACAAGACGTCCCACTTGGCGCGGTCGTCGATGAGCACGCGCTCCTGGCCGTCGGGTTCGATGACGACGTCGCCGGGCACGACGGGTGCCAATCGTGGCGGCAAACCAGGCGACGGTGGCGCGCCAAAGCCGACGATGCCCTGGTTGGTCGCGCGCGGCCCCACGATCAAGCCCGTGTCGCCCACGCCTGTGCTTTCGCCACCGGCGGCTTCGATCGACGCCAGCGCGGCCTCGATATTTTGCCGTGCCGCCCCGAGATCGCCCGCGGCGCCTGCCGCTGCCAGTTCGAGCGAGGCCCTTGCGCCCGGTCCGCCTCCGGTGCGTCCGGCCGCGGCCAGCACGCGCGACGATGGCTGTTGGCGCGCGCTCTCTTGACCGGCCAGGCGCGCGGCCCGTTGCAATGCCGAGAGCGACGTGGGACCCGTGGCGCCGACGAGACCCAGCGCACGCGCCCTCTCGTCAATTTCGAGATAGAGCCTCCTAACGCGTTCGACGTCGCCGCTGGCGATGGACAAGGCCGGCGAGTTGAGCGCGTCCAAAAGGGCCGCGCGCTGTTCTACGAGGTTGCGAGCCGTACGCGTGTCGACCAGACCGGTGCCGCGACGGGCGGCCTCGATGGCGGCAGGTCCGCCGGCAAACTGGGCCTGGATGGGCGCACCGCGCGCTTCGAGCACCTGCTGCGAGGTCGGTACCTGAGAGCCCGCCGCGTACGGGTAGACATTATCGACGCGCACCGATTCAACGACGCCGGCCTCGACGCCAGCCAGGAGCGGCTGCACGACGAGGCGCGTGGGGAAGAAACCGAGTCGTTCTCGGCCCGGTCCAAGCGCCACGACGACGTCAAAGTGATCGGTGTCGTATTCGACCACGCGGCCTAGGGCCAGCGGCAACGGCGGTGCGCCGGGCGCCACCAGAGCGGCCTCGTACAGCTGGGCTTCGGTGCGGTAAAAGACCAGAGCACCTCGTTCGATGGCATAGTGGCCGAGCGCGTAATCAAACCATGTGAGGCGCACCTGGTAGCCGGTGGGGCGCGTTGGTCCACCCAGTGTGACGACCTCTTCGCCCGGTTCGATGCGGCGCGTCGGTTGGCCGTACCGGTAGGCGGCCAGCCGCGTCACGGGCGTCGTGCCGGCGTATATGAAAGGACCGGCAAAGGCGCCCGGCGTGGCCTCGGGCACCAGCGGCAGTCCGGGCAGTGGTGGGAATGGAAACGCCATCGCGGCCCCCGATACCAAGGCGCGGGGCGCTCGCTGTTGTTCGGCGGCGTAGAGTCTGGCGCCTTCAGCGGCGCACTCTCGGCACACGACGCCGGCCGACTGCTCCTGGCCTTGGATAAAGGCCGCGTAGAATTCATTCTCGGCCGGATTCTCGGACCACGCGTCGATGAGGCCCAACAGGCGTTCGATGCCGTAGGCGTTGACCAGGCCAGAGTCGCTCAGTATCTGATTGACGATGTCGCCCACGGCAGGTGGCTCCTGTCGGGTTGGTGGTGCCTCTTCTTGTGATACACGCCGTCGTCGTGCCGGTGGTTCAGCCGTCGGGCTGGCGACGGCCCTTTGTTGGCGCGTGCCCAGCGCTGCCTGGCGACGATAGTCTTCAATCATGTCGAGCACATAGTCGCGATAGCCTTGCGCGTCGCCGCCGCCGGCCTGCCACGCCTTCCAATTGCGGACCAAATAGTCAAGCACGTCCGACGGGATGGCGCGTGCCGGGCAGATGAGGCACACGTCGGGTGGAGGCACGACGGCGAGCGGGCCGGTAATGACGGGCACCTCGGGCAAGACATCGATCGGTCGGCGCGCCAGAGGGTTGACACCGCTGGCCAGCGTGGCCGAGGCAATGTCGGCCGGTGTCGGGTACTGGGCCGATTCTTGTGGCGTCATGGCGGCAGCTGCCAAGAGACCGGCGTCCAGGGCATCGCGTCGGCGCTTGACCGACACACCGCGTGGTCCCTGTTCGGCGACGGGCGGCGCACGCGCAATAGGCAACGGTGTAGGTGGCGCCTCAAATACGCTAAAGCCTGCTGTCGACGGCCGGTAGGCCGGTGAGGGTGCAACGCGCACAGGCGAGGGCTGCCGCTGAAGAGGAGGCCGTTGGCCGGCGGCAGCCGCAGACGGCGGACCGACGATGGCGGCCACGGGCGAAAGAGAGGCCACCAAGGGCGCCTCGGCGATGGCCGCCTGGTTGGGGCCGACCACCACCGTTGACAGCGCCACGGCATTGAGGTCCTGGCGGGCACGCGCGCACGGATCGTTGGCGGGACCCCACGCCGGGGCCGACTCCCACGGGCGTCCCGTTGGGTCATAGTCACGCTCCCAGTTGGCCACCATGGCCTCGTCCGTGTCGCCGGCAATCGTCAACAGGCCCACGAGTCGATCGGCCACGGCGTCGGCCAACGACGGAGCGTCGGGCGGTGCGCCCGGCTCGCCGGCCAGCGGCACCTCGGCCGGGATGGCAAAGTAGACGCGCGGGTCGAGCCACCACCAGAATTCGAGCAGCGGCGTGCCCTCGGCGGCGATGGTCAACTGGTAGTAGGGCCACGGCGCCAGCGGCAGGCCTGGCGCGACCTGCTCGGGCGTGGCAGCATAGTTGCCGTTGAGACGAAAGAGGTATTCGACGGCGGCGGCCGCAAGAGCGCGTTGATAATACTCGCCGGTGGCCTCGCCAGGTGCGGGCGTCGGCAGCGGCCGTTCGAGGGCCAGAACCGCAGTGAGAGCACGCGCGATACTGTCGGGCGACTGAAACGGGTCGGGCAACCCGTTGGCCGCCGCCCACTCGCCTAGTTGAGGGCCGATCGAGGCAGCGAAATCGGTCTGGGCGAGAAACATGTAGACGGCGAGGGCCACGAGGTTGCCACCGGGACCGTCAAACTGCGGTACGCCAATCGATGCTGCGGCCGCGCGTTGTTCGTCGGCGCGCGTGCGTGCCTCTTGCACGGCGCGCTCGTAATAGTACATGACGGGACCGATCGACGCCGGGTCGATACCGATGTTGTCGGCCGCGAGCGCATCGCACAGGAAAAAGAGCATCTCGGTGGGACCCAGCGAGGCAAAGTCGGCGAGGCCGCGGTCGACCACGGCCTCTTCGAGGGCCGTGTAGGGCGGCGATGCGGGAGCCTCCATCGAGAGTGCTCGTGTCGACGGGTGTCGTCTCGCTCTTTAGAAAAAAAAAGAAAAGAATAGAGGCACGTGTGTCCCTTTTTTTTCTTGTTTGTTCTTTCTTCCAACCTGCCTGTTTTCCCTATGGTCTCGGGCTCGGGCACCGATCGCGTCAGAGGAAAAGAGCAAAAAAAAAAGGTGCAGGGGCAGGCGCAAGAGCGCGAGCGATGAGATGAATGCGTTGACTGGGCGGACGAGTTGGTCGACGCGCTTGCGGCCTGCCTTTTCCTTTTGGCGGTGCCTGTGTTTCGTCGCCTCGATTGCTCTCGGGCCGTCGACCGCGCCGTTTGTACTCGCCTGTTGGTGCGGGGCCAACCGATTTATGTCGACCACCTATTGCGGCAACCGTCCTATTGGGCCACATCACGCTGTCGCTTCGCCCGCTCTTTTTTTGCCATGCTGCCTCACTTTTTCCGCCCCTTTCCCATTTTGCAAAGGCGGCCGTCAAAGAGGCCGGGCATGTTGTTTTTTTCCCGCTCGCGCCATTTTCTCAGCGTCGGCTTGGCCTTGGTCGTGCCTTTTCGCCATTCTGCGTCGTGTTTGGCTTTCGCCCCTTTTTTTCACCCCACCTTGGGGTGCGCGCAAATGTGCCGCACCCACAAAACCCATTGTCTGTGTGTGTGCGTAAAAACCACATGGACCATTCCTCTTCTTTTTTTTCTCTTTCTTTTTCTTTATGAAAATGGCGAACCCCATGTGTGTGTGTGGTTGATGCTTGCGCGACTCGAAGGAAAAGGGAAAAAGAGAGAAAACACATCGAGGGTGCATGCCGGGGATGCGCCCCCTTGATCCGTCCCTCTTTCTTATCCGTTTGTGGGGACCAAGTAATCAGGATAATCTGAGAAAAAAAGAGTGCACTGACGCACTATTGTGTTGCATCTTTACACCCTCCTTTTTTGGGGCCGCTGTGTTTTCTGTCTTTTCTTTGGCATTTCGACCGTGCGGCTCGTCGCCCTTCCGGCTGGCCGACACAAGGAAAAAAAAAAGAAAAGATGCCAAAAGGCGATTTTTGTGAGTGCGCGAGAAAGGCATGACGCTTGAAAGGGAGAAACCCCCCTAAAGAGTTTTCTACTCCATTTATGGCCATTTGGATCGTTCTTTTTGCCCGTTTTTTTTTCTTGTAGAATTTTTTTGATGCGGCGCTGTTCCTTTTTTTCGTGTCGGCCTTCTTTCTCTTTGCTTCTTGGGCTTTGATGTGTCCCCTTTTCGCAGCCTTCCTTCATTCACGACAGAAAAAAAGGGCTCACGGGTTGCTCCCTAGGTCCACCTTGTTGCCAGGCCGTTGCGGCGCCGCGTCGCAAAACCGCAGTGCGACCTGGGGTTTTTTCCAACATTTGCCGCTGTCGGCCTGCGTCGTCGCGGTAGCACAGTGGCAGCATCAGTAGCAACAACAACAACAACGATAGCACCGCAAAAGGTCGAGACGCAGGATGAATTGCCCACCTTTTTCTCTCTCTCTCTCTCTCTCTCTCTCTCTTTTGTTTCTCGAATTCATCCTCTCTGCTTTTGGATTTGTGCGCTTTTTTTTTCATTGCGTGTTGTTGTTGCAATTGTGTGGATTTGACGCCACGCGCACCCGTCGTCTGTTAGGCCACGCTGGCCATGTAGGCGCGCTCGGCGGCAAGCATTCGGGCACACAGGGCCGGATCGGCGTTCACGCCGCGCATCCACATGCGCTTTTCTTTGCACACCCAAGAGACAAACGGACCACGCGCGGCGAGCGCCCCGGCGAGCAACGCGCGCCGCGAATCAATGTAGGGCGCCACACTCCCGAGGTCGGGCACCAACGGCAGCAATCGGCAGAGCGCGTCGAGAAAGACCACATGACCGGTGCGCTTGGCGCGCTGTTCGGGATCACATTCGACGCCGCCGGTGACGGCGCCGGTAGCGTTTGGCGCGCTCATGTCCTCGGCGGGATAGTTGAGGGCGACGATCGTGAGCAGGTCCCACACGGCCGACGGGTGCACGAGCGCGGCTGTCACCCGCAGGCGCTTGCGAAACCGCGGTCGCGTGAGCATGTTGCGCACGCCCAGCTTGCGGTTGACGCGGTCGTGCACGAGCCACACCCAGTCGACGAGCGTGTAGCGCCGCGGCGCCGCTCCGTCGACCGCAACGCCCAGGGCGCGCATACGTGCGGCCTCGTCCGACCCGTCGACAAACTCGGCCGGCGGCGTGTCTTCGATGTAGTGCCGGTAGGAGGTGCGACAAAAGGAACACGGCAGCACATGACGCAGCGAATAGGCCAACAGGACAAAGGCGCGTGTGGCGCGGCACCGCGGCCCGCCGTCGTCGGCACTCGGCGGATCGGCGGGCATGTCGTCGACAGCGCGCCCGGTCACCGCCAACAGGTCCCACACGAGCGGACCCCACATTTGCGTGTCCATGGTCGACGCCGGATGGTGGTCGGCTGCCGATACGAGGGCGTCTCTTGTTTGTGTGGATGTTGGATATTTCCTTGGAGTCCTCTTTCTTTTTCTCCTCCTTCTTGCCCACTATTATTGTCTCTTGCACTTGTGGGCTCTGTCCCGCGCGCGTGCAGACTGCCCGGCAGTCGACCGCGGTGCGCGCGCTTCACGCTCTCGCAATTGTTGCTTGCCAAAATAGAGATGGAAATAGGAGATTGCCCCGCTCGGTGTCGGGTTTGTTTGGCGTCGCCTTGCTTGTCCGCCTGTGCGCCACCCACAATTGTTGTTGTTGTTGTTGTGTGTGTGCGATGGGCTCTCTATTTCTCTCTTTTTTTGCGTGGACACGCGCTGTCGCTGTGTATCCTTTTGGCCCCCTTTCCCTGTGAGAGACGTCGGCTCGCAGGCCTCGGCCGCTCACGCGCCAAAGAGTGGCCGTCGCCGACCTCGATCCAGAGTGCGCCCAGTCGTCAAGAGGGCGCGCCCGTCGCACACACGACCATACGCGTCCGAGCCTCATTTTCGCTTGCAATCGTCCCTTTTTTGGCCCCTTGTTTTGTGCCTCTTTCGTGTGGCCGCATCCCCTTGCTCTTTTCTTTTCTTTTATTTTTGGTTTGGTTTGATACTCTGGCACAAGGCGGATCTCTCTTTTCTTTTTCTCTTGGTCTCAATGTTTGTCGCCCCTCCATTTGTTTTTCCCCCTCATCTCATCGGCCGATTTGTTTTCGGTGCCGTCGGTACAATGGCGATTTTTTTCTTGGTGTGCCCTCGGCTCGCAACAAACAAAAAAAGCGCACCACACACGCGGATCGAACGAATCGCCAATAAAAAAACCCACAAAAAAAGACATATGACGTCTTTGAGATGTGCGCAAAAGAGAGAGAGAGAGAGAGAGAGAGAGAGAGAGAGAGAGAGAGAGAAAGAAAAGAGTTGGTGGGCGCCTTCAAGTCAAACTTGTCTTCTTGCAACCCAAAAGATGGGGGAGAAAAAAAAAGAGACGCCTGTTGCAGATGGTCCCCGACCAACCGAGCCATCGCCCTTTTTTCTCGCACTCAACACACATATAGAGAGAGAGAGCCTCTTTTTGATATCAAGAAAAAAAAAATGAATCGCCTCAATTTTCTTTTCCTGTCGCTGCGGGGACAATCTGTTTCCCTTTTGTTTTTCTTTCTTTTCCTCTTTTTTTTTGTCGCCCGTTGGTCGCGACAAGCCGGGCCGCCACAAGGGTCCCATAACAGCGGCCTCTCTGCGTACGCAGAGATGAAACAGAGACGAGAGCGGTGACAATGACAATTGCGCCAAAGACCACGACAATCATCTAGTCTTTGGCCGACTCTTGCTGGACGCGTTGGTGGGCACGATCGGTCGATTGAGAACCACGCGCGCGCGTATAATAGAGCCAGATGCCCGCGACGACCACGGCCACGAGAGCGACGGCCACGACCACGGCCGGCAGCACGCGCTTTGCCAGGCCGTCGGGCGACCGGTGGTCGGCGGTAGAGTCGCGACAGCAAAGGTCGCCGCGTGCATAGCGCCACGCCGCCTGTTCAAACGTGACGAGCGGTTTGCCCAGACGCGCGTTGACCATATTGTGCGCATCGACGGTCCATCTCGCAAAGGCCTGGCGTCCGGCGCGCGCGGCCTCTTCGGGCGGGTGGGCCGCCAACAGCGCGGCAAAGTGGCCTCGGCACTCGGCGCACGGCAACAGCGCTGCGTACGCGCGCACGAGGTCCAAGAGCGCCGGCGCCCTCTCGACAAACGGCTCTGGGCATTGAAAGGCCGCATAGTGCATGGTCTCCCATAGAGGCGGACCGACGAGGTGCATGACATTGGCGTCGTCGCCGCCGCTGCCGCGCCGGATCGCGCTTTCCACATCGCGCGCGCTGCCCTCTAGCGGCAGTGGTCTCGGCGACAGGTGCGGGCACTGTTTCTGCTGCTGTTGCTGTGACAGTTGCGACGGTTGGTCATAGTGTGCCATTTTACTGTTTGCGCGAGGCGCTCGCGCTGTTGGAGGCAACGAACCCGCCGGCTCCTTCTTTTGCTGTCGCGCTCCCCTCGTATATCTGTGTGCGCGCGCCCCTGCCAAACTATATGCGTGTGTGCCTTGTGTGTTGGGACAAGGCAATTGCAACGAGGTCGCGGGTTCAAATCCTTGCCGATGGGCGACTGACAAAAAAATGACTAAAAAAGAGGGGACAAAAAGGCCAAAACCGTCTTTGGTCGATTACTGAACAAGAAAGACAGGGAGGGATAAGGGCGCGTGGTTGTCGGGTCGCGTGCACGCCAGCACCTAGGCGTCTCTTTCTCTGAGCGCACGCGGGGTCAACGGCGAGGACGCGCGTCGCAGTTGCTGCCGGGTCTCTCGCCGTCGGCCGGCCTCCAACGTCTCTGTCGCGTGTTCCGCTCCCATAGTCACCACGGCCCGGCCCATACGTTCCCCCTTTTTTTTCCATTCTCATATAGTCGTCCGTGCCCTACTCGTCCTCTATTTTTTTTCCAACGTGCGTGCGGCGTGCGTGTTTGCACACTTGCCTGCCACCAGCACAAATAAACAACGCAGGCGCACACCGAGGGCGTATCAAAAAAAAAAGGAAAAAAATAACAGCCCGCCAAATACACCCACAAGAGAACCCAGAGGCCGCAGTAGACGCGCTCTAGTCGCCGTACGTTGTTTCTTTTTCTGAACTTTTCTCCCTTTTTTTTCTTTCATGTCGGGCGCGCGCGCACACAAAGGCAAGGGGACACGAAGACAAGGGATGGCGTCTGGGCGCCTCGGTGGTGCGTCCACGGCCCATTTTCGTCGGACTCGCTCAATAAAGCGATGCTTTGAATCGCGCATGTGGGCGGTGTGTGTGGGCGTGTGCGCGCGCTCTCCCATCCTTTTCCTGTGTCCTCCTGTTGGGCTCACTCTTTTGTGGTTGGTGCCCTTGTTCTTTCGGCTCCTTTTTTCTTTCTCATTGTGTGTGTTTCCTTTGGGAGCCAAAAAACAGGGCACGCGATCGCTCCGCGGATGCGCCTTTTTTGTCTGGCTTTGAATTGTTGCCATCCTCATGCGATTTGCTCACAAACACACACATAAAAGAAACACACACACAAAGGCCACCGGCCTCGCTGCCAGTGGCTCCTCTCGACGTGGTCCTTTTTTTGTGTGCCACTCTCTTTTTTTTCTTTCTTCTATCGATTTTCAACGGCACCTGATCTTTTTTTCCTGGCGCGCTCTTCTTTTTTTTCACACCAAATTCTTTTCTCTTTCTTTGCCATTTGACATCGTGTCCGCCCTCTCCCCCATTTCGTGGCGTCCCTGTGCCGCTCGACGCACGTCTTTTACCTGCCGCGCCTGGCCTTGCGAATGGGGCGAAAAAAAAGAAGGGAGCAAATCAACGGGCACGGACCAAATTCGGTCGCCGACGGGATCTGTGTGTGTGTTTTTCTTTGCATGTCTTTCTCTCTTTTGTTGGCGGTGTATCTGCTCTTTTCTGTCTTTTTTTTTGCCCCCATCAACGAGTCTCGCCGGTGCGGTGCCTCTCCCTCGGCATGTCCGGTCCATCCGTCTGTTTGCCGCTTCTTCTTTTTTCTCTTTGAGTGTTTCAAGCGAGTTTGCAAGTTGGGTGCGGTCAGGCCACAATCGACCCGGCGGCTCGGATGTGCGCACTGCCAGCGTGCCCTTCCTTCTTTTTTTTTTCTTCCCCCCTCTCTGGCTCGCTGATCCCATCGTCCCTCATCTGACCGCGGCAGCGCGCGGGGCGCCGTCGCCGCGCACACATGCGTCCACGGGTCGATAGCCGCGAACGGGCAGAGTAAGAAGCCACGCGCGCGCACCCACAGACAGACAGACAGCCGTCGACCCAGAGAGTCACGCACGCACACACACGGACGAGCGACCGAGACGGTAAGAAGGAGCGACCTCTCTCTCTGATCACACACGCACACACAAAAGACAAAAGACATGCAGCGCACCACCACTACCCGCATCTATAACCCGCGCGGCACCGGCCTCTGCGGTCTCGGCGCAGCTGCGCCCGTTGTCGTGGCCGCCCCGCCCGCTCTCAGCCCGTGCGCCGCTGCTGCCGCCCTGCGCGCCCAATCGGCCGCCGCCTCGGCCGTGCCCGCTGCCGCGGCGACCGACGCCGTCGTGGTGACCGGCGGTGGCCACCATCACCACCACCATGCTGAGGCGCCCGTGCGCAAGGACTGTGGATTCCCGTGGTGGGTGCTCCTCCTCTTGGTCTTGGCCGTCATCATCGTCGGCGTGTGGATGTGGCTCAGGGGCAAGCGCGACGGCAACGGCGTGCGCGCCGTGATCGTGTCTCCTGGCGCACAGCAGCCGCCGGCTTCGCCCATCATGCCGCCCATGTCGCCCGTCATGCCCCCGGCGTCGCCGCCCATGTCGCCCATGGGAGGGATCATCCGACCAGGGTCGCCCGTGCCCGGATCGCCCGTCTACTCGCCGCTCATGATCCAGACGCCGGCCGCCGCGCCCATGGCCCCCGCCGGCCAGGTGGCGCGTCCCTACGGCCTCGTGCCGCTGGGCACGGCGACCAAGGTCACCGGCGACCAGGTCAAGGCCGACGTCGAGGCCGGCAATCCGGCCCTGGTCATGTACACGATGGACGGCTGTCACCATTGCGACCAGGCGCTGCCCGAGATCCAAAAGGCCGCCGCCAACCTGGGCATGCCCGTGCTCGTGGTCGACCGCGAGGACACAGCGCCCGCGGACCGGCCCATGGGCTACCCGAGCATCTACGCCATCGCCGGCCCCAACGACACCCGTCTCTTTAGCGGCGAGCGCACCGCCGACGCCTTTTTGCGCTTTGTCGCCCAGCACCTGGGCAGCCACTATGTGCGCCCCGGTTGCGGCATGGGCTTTTAGAGCGTCACGAGCCGCCAGAAGAAACAAAAAAGAAGGAGACATATGCTCGCGTTGACTTTTTTTTCCCTTCCTCCTCTTTCGCCCCCTCTCACATTCCATCTATTGTCGGCGGTCCCCGTCTGCAAAGTGCGCGCATGCGCTGCGCCGCTCATGCCATTTTTTTGTTAAGGCTGGCCTATTAAAACCATTGAAAAGTTGAAAAGAAGAAAAGAAAAAGAAAAAACATGTCGAGGCAACCGCAGGGATATTGCTTTGTTTATTTGTTTTGTTTGTCCGTTCAGAGTGGCGTCTTGTGCCGGTGGGGCATACACCCTCGTGCAAGACACCAAAGCCCTGACGAGCGGCGCTCTGCACAGACAAATCGCCGGAACAAGTCGGGCTCTCGTAAACCGCATGGCGCGCCAGGCATGCGATGGTCGTTTTTTAGTCCTCCCACTCCCTAACCGACCAATGAGAATGCACGATCCGTTGGTGCAACCACCGAAAAAAAAAAGACTTGATGTGCGCACACGAGAAAAAGAGGCGGGACGCCATGGCTGCGGATAAAAACCGTCGCCCTCTTCTTTTTTTTTTCGCCCTTTGGGTCTGCCGCCGCATGACAACCACGGCGACAAGAGCGCGGGGGTCCACGAGCCCGCTGGGGGGAAAAAGAAAGACACACAAAGAAGAAGAAAATAAAAAAAGAAACAAACCGGAAAAAAAAGGGAGCGTCTATGAGCGAAAAAAGAGGAACAAACAAAATACGATGAGGGTGCCCCTTGTTGTTTGCCTCTTTTTTTTTCTTCTGCGCGTGGATCCGTTTCTCTTTTTTTTTGTTAGAGGCACCATCGCCGACATTTTTTTTCCTCAAACTCTGTGTCTTTGTGAGCGCGCGTGCGGAAAAAAGGGGGCGGGCTGTCGATCTGTGTCGACATCGTCAGGCATCGCAACAATGGCGCAATGTCAAAAAGATCTCATTATGTAACAAAAAAAAGGAAAAAAATCGAAACAAAAGAAACACCTCCCTTGCTGGGTTTTTTTCTAAATAAAAAAACCGTCACAAATGCAAAAAGTCAACGCCACACATAACCCGTGGCCTTTATTTTTGCATTTTTGCCTTTTTTGTTTATTTGAGACGCCTTGCTTTGCGGCACCGCGAAAAGAATAAGAGGAATGAGCCAAACATGTGCGTTCCCTTTTTCCCTCTCTTCTACGATCGGGTGGGTGCCATCTAAGAGGCGGCATTGGCCGGCTGCTCGTTGAGGATGGGCATCACGGCAAATACCCCGCGCAATGCAGACGGATCGGGGCGCTTTGAGGTGCTGCGCCTGCTGGCGCGTGGTGCGCTCGCGGGAACGGCTGCAAAGGCCGGAGCGTTTGTCTTGGCGGCCGCACGACGACGCGGCGGCGCGGCGATGCCTCGGAAACCCCCACCGCTGCTGCTGGAGCGGCTCACGGGGGGCTGGACACCGAGGGCGCGCGCATAGGCGGCGGCAAGCGCGTCGGGTTCCATGCCTAGCGCGGCACCGCCAAACGTATCGTTCTCGACGTCGACGTTGCCATAGCGCGGGTCATACTGATAATTCATGGCGAAAGTTGATTCGTTGGGGAGGGGGGTACAGCGAGAGGTTGCGTGCAGGGATGAGAATGGAAGAAGAAAAAAAAACAAGGATGCCAACTGCGATGAGGTGCTTGCGGCGTGTCGTGGGCTTTCGGCGTTGCTTTGCCTCTGGTGAGCCGGTCTTTTCCCGCAGCCAGGCCACGAGGAGCGCCGAGGCCCGTCGCGGCGGTGCTCTTGTGGTGATGGCTGTCGTGTGTGTGCGTGTGTGTGCGCGCGCACGTCGATGGTCTTTTGTTGATCCGACCTCTTTTTTTTTTACACCTTGCCATCTTTCTTTTAAAGTGTCGATTGTGCGCCGTCAGCTTTGACCCGTTTTTCGGTAGTGCCTTTTTCACGCACCAATTTTTTCCCATTGCGAAGAGACAGCCGGAGATGTCTTGCGCGCGCGCCCTCTTGGTGGCCGGCCCGAAAAGGACGCCCAACAACACAAGCGCATGTGCGCGATGAAAAAAAAAAGACGGGCAAAGTGCCTTTTTGGTCCGAGAAAAAGAAGAAAAGAAAAGAGAGGTCAAAAAAAAGACCGTGGCAGCGGGAATCGCGCGCCATCGGTGACAACCAGAGAGGTCCGCGAAAGAGCGCCTCCCTGCGGAAAAGACCCTTGGTTCATCTGCGCACGCCAGCACAGTCCACGTGCCCATTACTCTCTCTTCCTTTTTTTTCCCCATTTCATCTGGGTCTCGTTGTCGGGGTCTTTGGGCCTGTTTCTACTTTGGCCCTCTTGTTTTTCCGCACGTCTTTCTGTCGTCGCCACCGCCCCCCAAGTCCGTTTCGATTTGTCAGAACCACCAAAGGTTTGGCGCCAGAAAAAACATGAGGCCAACCGCCGCTGGACGGCCGCGTCCGTCGGCCAAGGACGATCCCAACGACCACGCGTGCACGAGCGCGTCGACGCTCCCCTCGTGGATGCTTTCCGAGTGTGTCGACAATGCCGAGGCCGCACACGTGCGGTCTGTCTACCGTCTGGTGCGCACGGCGAGCAACGGCGACTGTCTCTTTCATAGCGTGCGCCTGGGTCTCTTGAGCGTGCCGCGGTCGGGCGCGCCCACATCGACACAGTTGCGCCAGGCCGTCGCGCGCACCGTCCTCGATCGCAACGATCGCGCAGCCCTCGCGGCGCTCGTCCAGTGGCGCGAGATATTGTGCGCCTCGCGCGATCCCGACTTGTGGCGCGATTACGGTCACGCGCGCGCACTTGTCGGCGAAGCGCCGCCTTTCAGTGACCGCGCGCGCCGTATGGTCTACGAGGCCATGTGCGACGCAGGCACCTACTGGGGCGATGACTATGCCGTGGCCACGTTGGAACGCATCATCGGCGTGGCCATCGTTGTCGTCGCGCGCAGTGGCGGCGGCAATGGCGGTAGCAATGGCGGTGGTGGACGATGCCGCGGGCGTCTCACCGGGTCGGCAGGTCGTGGCGTGTCCGCGCGATGGCACATTATACTCTGTCTTGACGGCGCCCACTATCAGCCCTTGGTGAGGTGCGTCCGTCGACGCGCCCGATATGACCCTAGTGACGTTCGTCACCATCGTGGCAACGACGACCACCGTGATCCCAAGCGGCCGACCTATGTGAGCGCTTTCGGCGAGCGCGTGCCGCGTTTCATACGTCGTGCATTTGCCGCCGTGGCCACCGACGCCGCCACCATGTCGGCCGCGCGCGCCGCCCGGCGCACCGACCCCCTAGGCCGGTGATCGGTCGCGTGGGTAGGCAGACGCGCGGTGGCCGAGCAGATTTATTTACGCAGGCGCGCGCACGCTATCTATGTAAACAACAAAGAAAAACGAAAAAAAGGACCAACCCGAAATCAAAAAGGCATAACCGAAAAGGAAGGATGGGCGTGATCGCCTTTTCTCTGTCATCGTCTCCCGCAAAAGAAATGTTTCCTACTTGCAGTCTTTTTCCTATTTTTTTTTATGATGGGGTTACAGGATTCTGCTGTCGTTGCAGTTCTTTTTTGTTGCGGGCATGGGGGTCATGAAAAGGGACCCTTGGCGGCGATCTGCATGGCGCCTGCGCCCGTCTCGGGCCGCAAGAGCGCACGCGCCACTGATATCTCGGCGCTGTTCCACGGCGGCAGACCGAACCCAAAGAGCGACACAGCTTGTTCGAGGATGGCCTCGACCGAACCCGTGGCCTGAGCGGCATCTTCGCACGCCAGGACGAGATCGCGCGGGACGCGCAAAAGACGCGCCGAACCCGTGCTCACGATGCCGCAGATCAGCGCCGCCAGGCCGGCAATGGGCTGGCCCGGATGGCCTGCGTTCCAGACACGCGCGAGGCTGTTGGGGGTGGGCTCATCAAAGGCGGCGATAAACTCTTCCTGGAGATTGTTGTAAAACTCGTCGCGGCCTTCTCGCGTGGTCAGGTCCACGCGCGGACCCGGATAAGGTTGGTCGGCTCCGACAAGCGCGGTCCACAGAGTGCCGAGCGCCTCGGTCGTCGTGGCCGGGTCGGCGATGGCGCGTGCCAAAGGCCACCACAGGGCGCGCATCACGCGCGCACCCGTCCACGCCTGGATGACATTGGCCGGATTGAGCGGCACCTGGACGAAATCGCCCTGCTGGCCTTGATCGTACCAGATGGCGGCGTGCAAGAGCGGACGCGCCGATCCGGGCGATTCTGTCAGCGCCACTGGCAGGAGCGCAGCGATGGTATCGACCGCGGTGGCATCATCCAACAGCGAGGCCGCGCGGAGGAACGCATAGGTTCCCCTCATGGTGATGGCGTAATCACCGGTGAGGCGATTCAGATCGGCGGCACGCTCCAACGTGTTGAGTTCGGCACTGCGCGCATTGACCGTATCGCGGATGAACCCGATGATCCTGTCGTATTCAGTGCGCAGCGGATCATCGGGCGACAACGCGTCGCGCTCCTCGATCAATTGGGCCATTCTGTCGTTGCCCTGTGTGACGATAGAGGCCACCGGCGCGGCCTGGCCTTGAATCACGGACGCGGCGCCGCGCGCAGCCTCGGTCGTGAATCGGTCAAACGTGGGCTGTGCCGGCGCGACATAATAGGGTCCCGGCGCAACGTCTGTCGATACACCAGCCTGCTGGCGTAGATCGACCAGCGCCAAGAGGCCCAACGTGTACCAGCCGGTGGCGCTCATAGCGTCGGCGATGGCCGTGCTGGCGGTGGGAGTCGCCACGGCACCGAGCGCCTGTTGCAGGTCGTTTACCTGGTTGAGAAAGCGCTGTTCGGCCTCGACGACCTGGGCTTCGGCACGCACGGCGCGCTCGATCGCATCGGCGAGCGCACGGCGCAGATCGACAACCTCGGCCTCTAGCCGTTGATAGGTGGTGGTCTCACGGATTTGAGCCTCGGTTAGAGCGAGCGCGCCTCCGCGAAGCGCCATATACGCCCGATACCGAGGATCGTCTTCGATGTTGCTAAACTCGCTCTCGGCCAGTTGGCGTTCGAGCGTGCCCATCTGCTCCTTGAGCCGTCGGCGCTCGGCGTCGGTACGTATGAGGTCGGCACGCAATCGTTCGGCGTCGGCTGTCACCTCGGCCAAGCGCAGGCCTACCTGGCTCTCGGCGAGCACGCGCGCGCGATCGAGCGAGAGACGCTCGCGCACCTCGGCGGGCAGCGCCTCCAAGACGGCCTCGGGCAAAAACTGCGGCGTGCCAGACATCTCTTGCGTGGCACCCTGCAACAGTTGCTCGGCGCCAGTCTGCTCTTCTTCTTCCATACCGACGGGCGTCGTCTCGGCTTCCTCGCGTCGTCGTCGTCTTGTGGGACGTTGGTCTTCGGCTTCCATCGTGTCTCTTTCTTTTTTTTTTCGGTTCTTTTTTTTTGCCGCTGTGCCCGCTCGCTCTCTTGACTTGTCCTTTTGTAATCTTTAGGGCCTTTTTTCCCCTTTCAGGCGCCGCGCCACAAGAGAAAATACCACACGAAAAAAAGAAGCAAAGAATGAGCCGGCGCGATAGGCCGACGAGAAAAATAGGCAAGAGGGCCGGCTGACGAGAACACGCCGACGGGCTTGTTGTCAGCGGCGAGGCGTTGGTTTCACTCTTTGGGCCACAGACCCGATGTGTCGTCTGCCCTGTGCGGGCCACTGGCCAACCCGTCCGACGATGCTGCATGCGCGACAACCAATCGTACGCGTCGTTATCGTACCACATTTTTTGTCGACTTGAGTATGGGGAACCCGTCCTTTTTTTTCATAGACATGCAAACAAGCCTTTTTCTCCATCCTATTTCTTAATCCTGTTTTTTTCCTCCTCGATGGTAGCACGTGACAAGGCGCGTGTCGGGGGTGCCGTGCGACGCGCCAAGAGAACCTAAAGACGACGCCGATACACACCCGCTTGCTCTTTTTTGTTATTTTTTCCTATTTTTTATTGGTTTTTTTCAATAACGCAAACCGGTTTCCTCTCGCTCCTTCTTTTGTGTGTGTGTGTTTCTTTGTGCCTCGGTGGCGTCCCTTGCTGCTGCTGTAACCGTTTGGCGCCGTCAAAGTATTGTTTCCTGACGTGTACAGGTCACGGTCGGGCGCCCCCGCGCGATCGTCGCGCGTCCATGGACCTCATCACATCGAGCGCCGCTTCTTGGGCAGGCGCTGCACCGCGCGGCGCGTAGCCGGTGATGTCGGGACACACGCCGCCTGACCCCAACAGGGTGCCGTCGCGACACTGATCGCGCTGCTTTTTCTTGAGATAGACCTTGGTGCCATGCTCGGTGTAATAAAAGCCACCGCCGCGCGGCCCCTTTTCCACATCTTTGATGACGGGCTTGAGCGTGCCGGGCCACGGCGTTGCGCGCACCTCGTTGGCCGCCGCCACGTTGTTGGCCGCCAAGAAATCATAGGCTGCCTGGAGAGCGGCGCCTGGCGGGTTGTGACTTGCCTGCGGCCGTGCCCCAGCGCCGGACGCAATCATAATGGGTCTTGGCGTCGTTGCCCCTTGCATCTTCTCTCTTTGGCTGCTTTTCTTTTTTTTTCCCTCTCTTTTCTTCTCGGCAGTGCTGTTGCTGTGTGTATGTGTGCTTCTCTCTTTTCACCAAAGGTTACGGGCCCGCTCGCAGTGCCCTCACCTCTTTGCCCTTGTTCCTTTTAGAAGAAAGAAAAGAAATAGGGTTGTGACCTTTATAGCCGCCGTTATTCCTATGAACCAAGCCTCTTGGCGTCACAGCCGACAAGGACGAGGTACGCGATGTGCGGCAGCACAGAGCCGGCCGGCGACGAGAGACTGATCCCCCCTCTCCTTCTTCTTTTTTTTGGGTGAAATATTTTAGGACCAAAGAAAAAGGATTGGGCCGAGCATGGGCGCATTGTGCTCGTCGCCCACTGTACAAAAAATGGATGGGAAGCAGAGGCAACCAAAAAAAAAAGAAAATGAAAAATATGGGATAGGTCCGAGGAAAAGGGCCACGGGCCAGTCGCCTCGTGCCTTTTTTGTTTGGGTTTTGGTCACCGACGGGCGACACACGAAATAGAAAAAAGGGTCTCGTACGCCACCGGCTCTGTCCAAAAGAACAAGAAGAGAAAAAGACGTAGGCTGCGAATAAAAAAATTTTCTGACAACAGCAACGTCAACAAAAGAAGCAGCAGCAACAAACATTGATGGAGGACAATCAATCCATGGGCATGTGCAACCACGCCACTCGACCTCGGCATGGCACCAACGACACAGGGAATGAAAAGCAAGACAGTGGTGACCACGAAAGCATGTATTTCAATGAGCGCGCACGGGCGATGGCGTCATCCAAAAGATGGGCCTCGGAAGGTGACCTCGTGACCAAAGCGCCCGCGCGCAAACACCAACGGCGCGAAATGGACATGGCCGGACGCGCGCTGGTCACCTTGGTCACCACCGATGGCGCCACCATGATCCTCGACGTGTCGCCGCACGGGCGCTTTGCGGCCCGGTTCCCCTCATCACATCTGCTCGATCGTAGAGACGGCGAGGACGACTCTGGCAGTCGCAAAGGAGGCAACCATGCCAGACATTGTGAGATTGCGCTCCCGGTCGATCGCGCTAGCCTTGTGCCCGTATATGCCTATATGACCATCGACAGCGCCGATTTTGGCCCGTGTGGCGCGATCGATACCAACGGCCTCATAGCGTCGTCGCTCTGCCTGTGCATCGATCGTCTAGACTCGGTTCGAGCGGCTGCCGACGCACTCGGTGTGCCGGAAGCGGCAACCGCGCTGTGCCGCTGGGCGGACCTGGCTGCACCCGATCCTGCATCCTATGCCATAACGTTGGAACCCGACGCGTATGGCATTGCCGTCGTCTGCACCTTTATGCCGTGCGATCCCGACGCGCTCGCCGCCGACATGGGTCCCGACGCTGCCAAACGCCTATGCGACGCCGTTGCCAGACAGCGCATGGGCACCGACGTGTCGCCCGCCATCCGATATGTGAGGTTGGCGCGCCTCGACGAACCGTTGCGGGCACGCATTGCTTGTATTTGCACCGATGCCGGTATAATTGACACCGACTCTGCGGCAAAGGTTGGTACCCCGATACGGAGGCAGATGCCCTTTCTTTTGGCCACGAGCGATCTGCCCGATGTCGACGGCGCCTACGCACGGGCGCGGCGCGTTTTGACCAAACATTCCGACACGGTCAAGCGTGATGCGCTCGTGACGCATCTCGATGACCTGTGTTGCTTGGCCCGCCAAATGCCGGGGCAGGTGCGCGTCGACAACCCCTATCACATCATGGCGGCGTTGGCTGCTTGCTCAGACATTGTCGAGTCGGGCCTCGGTGCGAAAGCGCTCACCGCCGCAGTTGATGGCAACGTCAACCTATTGGGCCTCCTCGCCGACGCCGCTCACCCAGGCTTGGACGTGTCGCACGCCGTCAGAGCGCTGACCGACGCGCACCTGGGCAAACTCTGTCTTGATCCTTACCAGTTGCACAAGGTGGACCAGGCCATTCGCGCCTACTATGCCGGCGGCCTTGGGTCCGTGGACCCACCGACGGCCGACTAGACCTTTTTCTCCTTTTTTTACCCCTCTTTCTTGGTGCTCGTGTTTGCGAGCACGGCCCTCTCTTTTTCTTTTTCGCTCCTTGTTGTCGCCACCACAAAAAAAAAGACTAGTAGTGTTGCTTTGTCGATCTTTTTTTCTTTGCTCACGGCGGCCCGTATCAGCGACCTTTTCTCTCTGCTCTTGTTTTTTCTTGTGGTGTGCGCGTGTGTAGGCAGTCGTACCTCGCGCGCCATGACAAACTCAGGGCTATCACCCGCGAAAGGGAGGAGCAAAAAAAAAGAAAAGACGACTGCCCCACCGGCCGTCGGTACCATTGCAAAAAAAAAAGAAGAGTCAACCTACAAGATGCAACAATTGCGCGTGTATGACAGAGCGACAACACACAAGAAAAAAGAAAAACTTACCAAAAAAAGATAGTGAGTGCTTGGCGGCCAAGATGGCGTCGTCCTTGCGTAAAGGTCTATTCTCTCTCTCTTTTTTTCCAACCGATCAATCCCAATCAACCCTATGTCTCTTTTGGTGTACCTCTCTCTCTCTCTTTTCTGCATTGCGGGTTGGGTTTGTCCTGTCGGCGGACGCCGTGAACCCGGCCCTTTTGGTCCAAAGAGGAGACACACACAAAAAACAATATAGGCCTGTGTTGCCAATTTCCTAAACAAACACGCGCAAGAGAAAAAAAAAGAGAGGTTTGGGCGTACCGACGATTTTTATTGCGGTGCCAAAAAAAAAGAGACACGACCGCCCTACATTGGGCCCTTTTTTCCTCCATGTGTCTCTCTTTACGCTGCGACTCTGTGGGCCAGACCATTGCGGCCGGCGGGGGTTCTGGAATAAAAAAAGACAACCAATAACAAATTGGCAAATAGCGACAATGGGGGCCGAAAAAAAGAGGGGCCGGTTCCATACGAGGGGGCGCGATCAGTGGGATGAGCCTCCTTGGACGCTGTGGTGGCTCGCGCCTAAACACCGGAGGCGTGGTGCCGCGCGCACGCACGCCGGGTGTGTTTCAGAGTAGAAAAAAAAGGGGCGGAAGAAAAGTACACGCTGCGAAACAAGAGGCAGAAAAAAGAAGAAGAGGGAGAAAAGAAACAGGGCGCGCAACTGACCCAACGAGCGCCAGGGACATCTCTGCTCGCGAAAAAAAAAGAAAACCAACAATGGAGACCAGCGAGGCCACACCACAACAGCAGCAGCAGCAAGAGAGCGAGCGCCAACGCGGCGAGGACAACGTCGCCGCCCTAGATCCTCTCTCTGAATTTGACAGCGTCCGGTGGTCGCCCGAACAGGCGCAGGCCGCGCGCCTCGTCGAGGCCGGGCACAATGTGTTTCTCTCGGGCAGCGGCGGATCGGGCAAATCGCTGCTCCTGCGTTACATGATTGCTCGCGCGCGTGCCCGCGGCCGCGTCGTGCACGTGACCGGGAGCACGGGCATGGCGGCGGTCAACGTCGGCGGTCGCACGCTCCACAGCGTGCTCGGCTGCGGCCTCGGTGACGCGCCGCTACCCAATCTGCAGGCCGATCTCGCCAACCGACCCAAGGTGGTGGCCCGCTGGCGTTCGATGCACATGCTCGTCATCGACGAGGTGTCGATGGTCGACGCCGAGTTTATGCACAAGTGCGATCAGCTGGCGCGGTGGATACGCGGCCGCCCCAACGAGGCCTTTGGCGGTATTCAGGTCATTTTTGTCGGCGATTTTGCCCAGTTGCCGCCCGTGATCGACCGCCAGCCGCCGGGCGCGCCCGAGCGCCCTCAATTTTGCTTTGAACTGCCGCTGTGGGTGGACCGCGCGCTCGACCTGCGCATCGTCGATCTGCGCACGGTGTTTCGCCAGGGGGGCGACCTGGCCGCCGTGCTCAATCGCATGCGCTTTGGCGAGCACACGGCCGACGACGAGGCCGTCTTTGCCGCGCGCGTCGGTGTCGTCCTCCCCGCGACAGACGGCGTAGAGCCCACGCGTCTCTGTGCACTCAGCGACCGCGTGGGCGCCATCAACGCCGCACGCCTCAAGGCCATCCCTGGCGCCCCCGAGCCCTTTGACTGTCGCATCACGTGGCGCGCCGACGAGGGCGTCAGGATGACACCTACGGTCGAGGCCGCGCTCAAGGGCCACGGCGACAAGATGAAGCAGCATGCGTCTGCCACGCCGCACATTGACCTCAAGGCCGGATCGCAGGTCCTTCTCTTGGCCAATCTCGACGTCGAGTCGGGTCTGGTCAATGGTGCACGCGGCGTCGTGCGGCGCTTTGCCACGGCGGCCGAGGAACGTGCGCGCATCGATACTCTAATGGCATCCGTCGACGCCATGGACGATGCCGAGGCCGCCAACGCCGTGGCACACAGCGCCAAGGTGGCGTTGCGTTTGGCCCAAGAGCAACCGGGCGACGACCCCACGAAGCGCTTCCCCGTCGTGGCGTTTGCCTGCGGCGTCGAGGCGCGCATCGTGCCCCACAAGTGGTCCGTCACCGATCCGGGCGTGGGCACGGTCGACTATTGGCAGGTGCCGCTGTTGCTGGCCTGGGCGATGACCATCCACAAGTGCCAGGGCATGTCGCTCGACCGGGCCGTCATCTCCATGGCGGGCATTTTCGATTGCGGCCAGGCCTACGTGGCTCTATCGCGCATTCGCTCGCTCGACGGTCTCTCGCTCGACGACTTTGACCCGCGTGCCGTGCGCGTCCACCCCAAGGTGCTCCACTTTTACCGCAACGGCTTTCGCCCGGCACGCTCGGTGCCACCCACTGGACCGCCCCTTGATCCTACCTTGCCCAAACCCTCGGCGGCCGTGGGCTCGTCTCGCGGGCGTGGACGTGGCCGCGGCGCACGTGGCGGACGCGGCAACACCAGAGGACGAGGCGCATATCGAGGTGGCGACAACACAACGTCATCATCATCAACAATGGCACCGTCAAAGTCACAATGGTCGGCGACGGCTGGCGCGGCCGGGGGCGATTACGGGCGCGGGCGTCCTGGTGCGACCGGCCAGTCGACATCGTTTGGCGCAGCGCGTGCGCAAAGACGCGACGGCGGCGCACCCTCGGCGTCCATGATCAACGACGCACTCTGAGAACCTCCACCCTCCCAATTCTCGTGCTCTGATTTGGCCGACAAATATTTTTTTCCTTTTTTTTTCGTCTGGTATATGCCGTTGTTGTTGTGGACATTGTCTGGTTTTTCCCCAGCCGCGGGTCGGCGGGCCACCCGCGACATAAAGGACGCATTTTCATTGATTGCCATGAACCACATAACGGGAAAAAAAGGGAAAGACAGCCAGCCTGATCGGAAAAAAAAAGGACAAAAGGTGGCGGGCCAAACACAGCAAGCGAACCCGGGGCGCGGCCAGTAACTGCGCACAAAGAAGAGCCCCCTCCGCCGCTACATTTTGAGATGGGTTTTGCGCGTGGCAGAGCATGGCCGAAAGGCAAACCCACAGGCAAGCAAGTAAGAAAAAAGAGGACAAAAATGTGCCAGCCCAAAAAGTTGGTCCCCCTTTTTTTGGCCGTGTTTTTGGCAAAGAACTGGCCCCCGTCTTTGAGAATGCACGGAAGCAGACCACCCAAAAGAAAAAAAGAGAGACACACTTTTTTTTTAATCAGCAGCCGAGCACCCACACGCAACTCATTTCCCGTTCCATCGCTTTTCTCTCTCTCCCTCTTGTTTTTTTTTCTTGTTCCTGCGCGCGCCTTGATTCGCCCTCGCCAAATCAAAAGAGGGAAAAGAGAGCGCCGTAAAAAAAGAGGGATACAAGGAGCCACATGCATTTTTTTATTAAAAAAAGAGTAGCCGTGAGCGTCGGCAGTTGTGAGCCTCCTAGGTTGGAAAAAAAAAGAAGGACGCAACAAATGCGGACATGGCCATACGAGCAACCGACAATCGTTGGTTCGTTGACTTTGTTGGCACATTTTTCCATGTTTTTCTTTTTTTTTCCCACAACCTATCTCGCAGTTCCTCGTTGGGCACGTGCGTGCGCACGCAACCAGACTGTCTCCTGGCCGTGCACCTTTTTCCCGCTTGGCCAAAGAAAAAAAAAGAGGTCCATGCGTCTGTGGTCGCGGGCTCGGGGCTCAACGCCATGCGCCATTATCGACGGCCGCCGGTGTCGCGGCGCGCCAACGGGAGCCAAAGAGCGCGCGGCGCTCGTGGGCACGACGTTGGCACGATGCCGACGACAGGGGCGCCACCGTGTGGAGGCCGTGCGGTCGCGCTGCAAAGCAGCAGGCACGCTCCGAGTGGCCGTACCGATGACACGTGTGACACCGGCTCAGGGGACAGTAGTTTTGCGAGTGGCCTTCGCCGCCACACAGATAACACTCGCCGTCGAAAAACGTGCGGGGGGCACTGACGCCCGGCGCGGGTGCTTTGCCGACGTTGCGGTCGGGCGAGCCCGCCTCAACGCGACACTCGTAGGCAAACACCTTGCACAAGGTCGCCGACGCGCCCGCGTCGCATGATCGCCAAGCAGCCCCGTCCAAACGCGTGCGCTCCATGCCGGTATTGCATCTGGCGTCGATTCCGACCAAAGTGTCGTCGCCGGCGCGCTCGTTTACCCCCACCGCCATCTTGTCCTCTGTCGTCATCGTCGTTGTACAATATCTTTCTCTTCTTCTTCTCTCTCTCTCTCTCTCTCTCTCTCTGAATTTTTTCCCCTTTTCCTCTGCTCTGTCGGCTCGCCTTTCTTGTCAACCTTGACGCAATGCACTCTGTCCTTTTTCCTTGAGGCTGCCGCCGTACCCGTCCCGCGACGACGACCAACCCGCGCCATCTCGGGAGAGGGAGAGAGAGTGTGTGTGTCGCCCTCCACCGTGCGGCTCCCTCGTGACAGAGCCTTGTCTTTTTTTCCCCTCTTTGGACCCACTCCCTTTGACGATCCCTTTTTTTTTGCGAGGAAAAAGAAAAACCCAAAGAGAGGCCGGGACGTGCGCGGCACAAGAAAAGCACATGGCCGACACGGAAAACGATGGGACGAGCAAAAAAAAAACAAAAAAGATGACGGAGCGAACGCACACGCGGCGGCCCGCATTCGACTCGTGTACCTTTTCTCTCTCTCTCTTGCCTTTTCTCATGTATATGTTGACCGACGCGCGCCGCCATCGCTATTCGACTAGCGACTCTTGTTGCCACCACACGCCCTAGACGACTGCCAGTGTCTTTTCTTCTGTCCTTGTCCGTCTCTCTTTTTCCCCCTTTCGTCTGCGGGTCGGCGGTGTCGTTTGCTCTTTTGTACATCACACCGCACCGGCCACAAGAAGCAAGACCAGCGCCGGCAAGGATGGCAACGCACCGAACAGTAACAATGCGCGGACCTGCGGCTATCCATACAGAGACGGCTGTCGGTGGTCATGATCGCGATATTGAGATGTCGTCGCGCCGAGACACCGACGCGACATGGGACCGGCCGCTCGATGATGACGATGACGACACCCATGAAGGTGGCATGAGCGCCTATACTGTACCGCCCTCTTTGCGTCGCTCCGACAGCAGCGGCGCGCCCGATAGCGTCGCGCATGATGATGACGACGTCGACCCCATGGCTGACGTCATCCGATGTGCCGTTCGGGAGCGCACGTGTGTGCCGCGTCTCGGACGGCGCTGGGCGCTCGCGTGGGCGGTCTTGGCCGCGTTGGCAGCCGCGGCCATCGTGTTGGGACCGTGGTTTGGCGAGCGCCTAGGCCCGCAGTGGACGCTCGCCAACGGCGCCCGCGAGCGCATTTGCACCGCGCTCAACTATACGATCCTAGAGACGCAATTCCACCAGGACGGTGGGATGACCCAGGTGCCGGGCATTGGCGTGCGTCTGACATCAAATGGCGGCCACGGCGTAGAGACGGTGGCAATGGCGCGACCGCGTCTGTTGTACAGCCAATCGTGGATAAACGCCCTTTTGGTGCCGGCCTATTGGGGCCTCTACCCTGTGGGCAGCGCGTCAGCCTGTTACGAGCACCAGGCGTCGGGCACGGTGGCCATGCGCGACGGCATTGACGGCTTGGGCGCAGAGACGGTGCTGTGCGCGTCCGTGGCCGCAGGCGCTGCCGTCGCTGCCTTTGCCTGCCTCTACCGGCTGCTAGGTCCGCCGCGCGCCCTCGCCGCGTCGTATGGGACAATCTAACGCCGATCCTGCCGCGCCTGGCAATGGCTTGTTTCGGGAAAAATAAAATCTTCTTTTTTTAAAAATAAAAAAAAGAAAAAAGAAAAAGGAGAACAAAAGAGCAAAAAAAGGCTTTGGGAGGTATTGGTGAAACTTTGCGCATTGCCAGCATAAAAAAAAGGCACGTGGCTTTTTTTTGTGTCCCCATGGGGCAACACTTTATCGCGTCCAAAGAGGCTGTCGCGTCTTTTTCTTGTTTCTGCTCTGCTCTGCTCTGCTCTGCTCTGCTCTCTCTCTCTCTCTCTCTCTCTCTCTTGTTATTGGCACAATTGCAGCATCGTGCGAGACCCCCACTTTGGTATTTCTTTTTGGTGTGTGTGTGTCGCGTGTGTCTTTGGTAGCCGCAAGAGTTGGGCGCGTGCACCGATCTACATCCGACGACAACAGCACGACGCAGATCGAATGGTTATGACCATTTTTTTCGGGAAAAAAAAAGAAAGAACACAACAAGCGGCAGAGTAAAAACTGACCGACGAATAGGACCGGCGCAATAGAGAAAAAAAAGGCCGCAACGGTCACATTCAAAAAAAAATGTCTCGCGCACGAGTAGGGCGCACACAAACCCACCGCTCGCGTCGCGGCCGCGCGCGCCTTTTTTCCCCCTCTTTGCATCTCCCATCTCTTTTCCTTGTTTTTCGCGTGTGGCTTTTTTCTCCGATACACCAGCAGGCGCATTGTGACTTTTTTTCTTTTCTTGTTTGCCGTCGACATACAATGCACACGGTGAGAGAGAGAGAGAGAGAGAGAGAGAAAGAAAGTATGATAGGGCCCACAGTTTGCAAGAAAATCATGGCGCGTGCTAGTTGAGCACACAACGTGTGTCTGGTTTGTAGCGCCACGAGGCGACTGCCGCGGACAGCGGATCGCACTCGGCCGGCGACGTGTCGTGTTGTCCGCTAGAATCGTCGCTGTTATCGTTGCCGTCGCTGTCGTGGCGTTCACGTGCATGTCCGCCATCAGAGTCGCGGACACAGGCGTCGAGTTCTTGCGAGTGTGCATGTGCTTGGACGGGATAATGAACGCGCCGTTGTGGCGCTCTGCAACGCACGGTGTAGACGCTGGCTCCATCGACTCGTTCCAACGTGAGGCGCGTTGACGGATGCCACGGCACATCGTCATCGTGGACGACGGGCGCGTTGGCGACGTTGCGGTGGACGCGGCGCGGCGCCATTACGTCGAGCACGACTGCGATCGTGGGCATAAACAGCGGCCGCAGGTGTTCGCGGCGAAAACAGCCGCCGTTGTCGAGCGCATGTCGGAGCCGACGCACGCTCCAAAATTGGAGATAGTCCTTTTCAATGCATTCGTCGCGTACGCGTCCGTCGGGTCGCAGAGCAGCACGGGCAGCCGGTTCGTCGCTCATGAGCCATTTGTTGACGGCACGGTCGCTGTTTGCATCGTGTTGTTTGGCAGCGCGATGACTGGAGTTGTCTATTGATGCTGCTAAACCGCCGACCTGGTCCGTGTCGACGACGGGCGTCGCGGGCATGCAGTCCATGTCCGACTCATCGGCAGGCGCGCGATCGCGACGTGCGTCACGCGCCATGGCGGCCAATTCACAGCGCAGGCGCGCAAACTGGAGCACGACGCTGGGCGTCCACGGGATGCGCTTGACAAAAGTGACATGGTAGCGTCGCGGGACCATGGGGTCGGCACCGTGATTGAGACACGTGCGTACCTTGAACGCGTAGCGGCCGGCGGCCAGGTCGGCGGCGAGGGCGCGCCGGTCGGTCTCTCCGTGGAGACCAGAGGGAGCCCCGACGTCGACACTGCCCATGGCGGCGTCTCGATGCGCCGACCGCGCGCACGAGTCTGTACACACGACACCCAGCGTCTCCTCGAAAAATTCACGCGCGGCAGCCTCCTCCTGGCTCTCGCCGGGTTCGATACGACCACCAAAGTCGCACCAGCGGTGCGTGCGTCTGAGGCGCCGCTGGTTCGGCGACGGCACGGCGCCTCGCCATGCGTACATGTCACTCTGCGCGACATTGTGTGCGTCGTGTTTGGCGACCGTTTTCAAAGGACTCGATGGCGTGTGCGAATCGAGGGCGACAGGTTGGCACGCGACGCCGTTGACGTTGGGCGCATCGGCAGTGCAATGAGCGGTTCCGTCTTGACTGCACGTTTGTTCGTCGGGTTGGCCGCCGTCGTCTTCGGGGCGATCGTCGTCGCTGTCTTGGCTCGGATCACTGCTGCTGGTGTAGACACTATCCGAGTCGTCCGAGTCGTCGCACTCGACAGAGTACGCGCTGCGCGCCGGCGCCTGGTCGACGGTAGTTGAAGCCACTTTTGCATGGAGCGGCACGCCGTCCAAGCCGGTTGCACAAATGTCGCCGTCTTTTCGTGGAGCCCGATCATTGTTGGCATCCTCCTTTGTGGAGCGTCGCGTCGCACTCGACCACGAGCACGTTGGATCGCAATCCAGGCGCGCGTCGGCAGCGCCTCCCGACTCCTTGCCCAAGAGGAAAAACAGTTCGCCCGTGTGGGGCGCCACGGCATAACAGAGGATGCTGGCGCCCGAGGTTGCCGCGTGCGTCTCAACGGGGTCGCGCGGCGAGCATCGAGGCGAGCGACCCAGCATCGTGTCCTCTTTTTTCTTTCTTTTTTTTTTCCCTGACCTCTCTCAATCGTTTTCCCTCTCTCTCTCTCTTTTTCCCCCCTTCTTTGTTCTCTTGTACGATCCCGTGGCGTCGTGGTCACGCCGTCCCCTTTTTTTCCGACTGACAGCGCGCCAATTGCCGTCGCGCGACACATGAGCCCAGGTGCCGTCGGGCCTCACGGGTCCCACATGACACTGTCCTCTAGTCGTGCAATCAGCGAGCGCCCGCCACTGACCACAAGAGAGAGAGAGAGAGAGATGCCCACACACACGCTCCCGGCACGTGCGCGCGCGCGCAAAAAAAGGACCCAAGCGCGCGAAAAAAACAGATCCCGCATGCCAGAAAAAGAAGAGGAAAAAAAGGAGAGAGAAAACGGCCATAGAGCCCGTTGGCGCCGTTGCCTACACAGTCCCCGAACCCTCAAAGGAGGGCAAAAAAGTCATTTAAAAAGTCAACGTATTGTCTCAAAAGTGTGCGCGGCCTGTTGTTTTGTCTGCGTGGGAATACGCGGAAAGTGCCGACAGCAGACATGCCCCGCCCCCATATGTCTACGACTTTCAAGGCGGCGTATCAGGAATGACGAGTTGACACGCTACCACCAATGATATGAACCCCCTACAACCATAAACGTGATATTACTGGCTCTCAAGTATTTTATGCAGACTCTTACGTGTTAACTCGTCATTGCCGGTACGCCGCCTCGATCAGGCAAAACAACAGGCTGTAAACACTTTTGGTACGATATGTTGACTTTTTTTAATGACTTTCTTTTGCGCCCTTTGAGGGTCCGGGGACGATGGCCCGTTGTCTCGCGCTCATTCCGCTGTGGACGTTTTTTTTCCTTTTTTTATTTTGTACTAAATACGAACCTCGGGGCAGCACACACACGCCGAGCCCTATCTTTGGCCCCTGCTCTGCCGCACAAAATGTTGCCTTGTGAAAATTTAAAAAAAAAAGAGAAAGAGAAAAAAGAGAGACAGGAAAGCGCATCGTGGTTCCTTGTGTGCAGGCGGGGGCACGCGCAGGGCGGCCTTTTTTTGTTCTTGCTTTTTTTCCTTGGGCACACGCCCGGTCGGGACACACGCCGCACCAACCCTCTCGTGTGTCTTTTCTTTTACGTTCAAGAGAGAGAGAGAGAGAGAGGGAAAAAAGAAGACATGTGAAAAGGGAAAAAGGGCAAGCGTGCTGGGGACGGCAAGGGCTCGCATAGCGACGAGCAGAGACGCGCTGCGGAAGACAGGACAGCGCGCGCAACAACCAGTGGCGGGGCAAAGACGGTGCTTTGGGAGCGTCTGCAGCAACACGACGACTGCCTAGAATACTATTTGCAAGAGGAGATTCTCGTCTTTTGCCTATTTTTTTTCCTACCTACCTACCTGTGATGGACCTTTTGCGTCAAGCAGCGCCGCGCCTCACTGGGCACGCGAGGCCGGCGACCGACGGCACATCGATGCCACCCCCATCGACGCCGCGTGCGACACTCGGCGTTGTCGACGGGGCAGGTGCCGGGCCTGGCGGGCAGGCCATCGTTGCCACGCCGCGCGCTGCGCTCTCGCAGCCGCAACATCCGTTGGCGGCCGTGCGCGTGGAGATGGCCTCGCTGGCGGCGTCGATCAACGCCGCCATCGTGGGCATGCAAGCCTCCATCGACAATTTGGCAACACGGTGCGCGCGCATCGAAAAGCGTCTCGGTGAAGAGTCACGGCGCGCGGCCGAGGGTCAGCGCGTAGTGGCCGATCACGTCGAGAGCCTGTGGCGTGCTATTGACGGGTCGCGCGAGGCCGTCAACTGGTGCTGGGCGCGTGTCACGCCCGCCACCGAAGGCCGCGCGTGGTTGCGCGCACGCCTCGTGGGCCACCGACAGCCGCAACAACAACAACAGCAGCAGCCGCCACCGCACCACCACCTTCACGAGCATTCCGATCATGCCTACGCGCGCGACGGGTTGTCCGACAAAAGTAGCGGCGCTGGCGGCGGAGGAGGAGACAATGTCGCCGAATCCAACGATCCCGACCGCGGCGTGGGGCTCGTGATGGACGTGGGCGAAGGCGGGTGGCTATGCGTGCGCTACCCGATGGTGCGCGCGGCCGACGACGCCGGAGCCCGATGCGTGTGGATGCGCACGACGCTGGTCGACGAGGCCAACGGCGACATGTGCCACTATTGGGTCAAGGCCTATGACCTCGACGCGCAAATGGCCTTTCTCTGCGAGTACACCAACGTCCCACCATGTTTCGACACTGAGCCTTTAGATGATGACGATGATGATAACGATGATGGTGATGACGATGGGGACGACATCAACGAGGAGGGCCAAGGTGGGCAAGAGGCAGAGGGCCGAGAGCGAGGCGGCCCAGGGAGTGGAGGCGGCCTTGATGACGGTCACCATCAGGTGGATGCCAAACACCGCGACAGCGACCGATACAGTGGCGAGGACAGAGGCGGCGCCAGCGCACACCAACGTTATCACGGTGCCCGAGATGAGCCCGTCGCACCGGCACCCGTCATCTTGCGCGAGGGTCCGCACCTGAATGCGATCGGGCGCAGAAGTGGCGACGATCATCGTGGTCGCAACAGCGGTTCCGAATACGACAGCGATGACTTTTCAAGCGACGGCGAGCCTTTGTGAGTGCGACCGTCCTCTTTTTCTTTCTTCTTTCTTTTTTTTTTAATTTGGTGATAGGCCTGTCCCCCGATGTCCGCTCTCTGTCGTATTCTTTTTTTTTGGGCAATTTGCATTCTCGCCATGGACATTAAAGAACAATGGACCTCCTTCTTTTTCCCTTTTTTTGTGCGGCTCATCGTGCCGCGTACGCTTTATCTCGCGCGACAGCAAATTTGCGCTTGTCCGCAACAGGATGTCTTGTCGCCTTGCTTGCCTTGTCGGGAAAAAAGAGACAGAAGCAGGGACAATGTGGCCTCTTTACAAAAAAAGGACGCCCGCGACCCTAGTAAAAAAAAGAGGACAAAAACTGCAAGGCGACCGCAATACCGCAATTCTTTTTTCCTGGCAAAATCGCAGAATGCTACCATCGAATCCAAAGCATGAAGAGTGCCTGTCCTTTTGTTTTTCCTCTTTTTTTTTCCTTGCAACGCAAAGAGGAGCGCGCTGCGAGGTCGGTCATTTATCAGACGACTCAAGGGGTGCATGTGTGTGAAAAACAGGCCCCCAATGTCGCTGGGTTTTTCCCAATCAGAAAGCCAATACGTGAAAATAAACTCGGCAACTTGGCGGACCTGCTCGCAACTCTGCCGTCGGCCACAGGGCGCGAGCGGCCAGAAGAAAAACCCGAAAGACGAGCCAACACACGAAAAAAAAGGACAGAAGCAAAATGCAAGAGGACGGCTTTTTTTTTCTTGGTGCGAGCGTAACAAAAGGAGACAGAGCGCAATCGCCCTCTTTTCCTTTCGAAAGAAAAAAGAAGGAGAAAAAGAGAGGAGCGATTCAATGACTAAACCGAGGAAAACCGGTCCACAGGGGCACAACGGGACGACGGGCGGCGATGGCGGCTGCGCGCCTCTTCTCCCATTCCATGGGTGACGGCACGCGGCGTGCCGTGCACAGCCAGTGGACGAATCCCTCGCGCAACCCCATCGGCGTCTTTTGTGAACGCCGACGGTAGGCCTCGATGGCCGCGCGTGCGTCGTCGGCGCCAGGCAGCCACATGATGCACGGCCACCTGTCGGTAAACACCCTCACCGCCATGGCGGCGCCCCATAGCGGGCTGGCTGGATCGCAGCACACGAGCACGTAGCGCGAGACGTCGGCCCCGTAGGGGCGCGTGCGGGCCTGTCGGGACATTCCAACGGGCAGCCATGCGCGCAGGTTGCCCATGAGCAAGACGGGCGCGTGGTATATGCGCACGAGCGCCGCCGGCGCCGGATTGTCATGGTCGTATCGGGGCCAGTCGCCAAACCTATCTTCGCCAAATATGCACTTGAAAGGATCTTGCCGCGGTGCGCCATCAGACTCGTCGCCAAACACAATGACATGATCCGCTTCGTTGTTGTTGTCGCTGCCGCCGCTGCCGTTCTGGTCGCTCGATGCGTCGCTAGATGACGCGGCGGTAGAGGTGTCGACATCTTTGGCAACCCCTCTCTTTTTCCCATTAACATGGTCGCTGTCGCCGCCGCTACTCTCGCCATTGTCGTTGTCATTGTTGTTATCGCTGTCTTCATATGAAGGATCATCACGACCATCGGCCTCAGAGTCCTTTCGACGCCGACGCGCCCTCGCAGCTAGCATGTCGTCATTGTTTGACTCGTTGTCGCTGTTGTCGTAAAATTCGCGCCAGTGTTCTTCCATCTCCTCGTGGTATTCCGCATCGGGGTCGTTGTCGTCGTCGTCGGCGTTATCCCCGTCGTTCTCCCCGTTGTCATGGTTCATGCCATTTGAACGGTCCTCAACCGCGCTGTCTGTTTGGCGAATGAAATCGGCATCACCGCCACCGTCCTCGTCCTCATTGTTCCACGAATGGCCGCCGTCGTCTTCTTTCAAAGGCCCACAGTCTGCGTCAAACAGCAAACGGGCGCGGCGAATGTCCTCGGCAAGGCATCGGGCGGCGTCAGGGTCGATCCACGCGCCGAGACCAGTGGGGACGCGACATGACTCGACTGGCGGCGTAGGCACGTAGACATCTGCACATACCCCGCACCATTCGCCGGCCCACACGTGTGGTTGGTCCATGCGTACGCGCGCCATGGGCCATTTAACGTGATGATCGTCGTCGAGTGCGCTCGCAAGGGCGCGCGCGCACGCATCACACACGAACCTGCGGCACTCGTACGAGTTGACGTGGAGTGACCAGTCGAGCGCGCCAGTGCACGGGTCCAACGGCTGGCCGCCTACGTCGAAAAGGCGGTAGGAACCGCAGAACCGCAACCTCGGGTCTATGGCTCTCTTGACGTTGCTCCCACCGGCATCACTGTCGGCCATATCTGATGGAGGGGAGGCGCCGCCATCGAATATGCCAAATTCGTGCGCTTTGCAGTTCTCGTCATCGTCACCATCGTCATCATCTCCACCACTGTCGTCGTCGTCATCATCATCGGCATTACTATCATGTCCGCTGAATCCGTCAGGATGGGAAAGACATGGGTCACAGTCTCCCTTGGCCTCGTCGTCATAGTCGGTCGCAAAGCGCTGCCACTCGTCGACAAATGCATCCATCGACTCGCGCGCGCCGGTCTCGAGTACGTGCATGCGGCGTCGGGCCACGCCGGTGCACACATGCCAAAGGTCCATACATGTGGCGCCCAACGAGGCCACGTCCGCCAACGAGTCGAGTGCGTCTGCGATGCACCACACGACCTCAGACGGCAGACCAGAGAGCGACGCGCTGCGCTCGGATGCCATGGTACGCCGTACAGACGGACGTGTTTCGAGTATCTTTTTCCTTTCGGGTTTTTCTTTGCGGACGCCGCCTCTCGGGTCGTTATGACCCTGCGCCTATACTCGGTGAACAAGAAAAAAAAAAAAGAAGAGTGGGCACATATCCTAGGAGGGGCGGGTGAAGAGACCGATCCCGGTTGGACGCGCCTGCGCCGTCGCAATCTTGCCTTGTGTTTGCGCAATCCGCTTTGCGTTTTCTTTTTTTTTTCGGAAAAAAGCATAAAGGAAAAAGCATGGCGTGACGCCGTCCCGCAGGGGGATATGCCCATGGCCTGGGTCCCAACAAAAGAGAGCCACACATCTTGTTTTTCTTTTTTTTTTCTGGATGGTGCGCGTCCCATCTCGCCGTCCAAGAGGAAAAAAAAGAGCATCCATCCGCAAATCAACGACCTCAAATGTTGGCCGCAAGCGCGGGAAAAAGGCACACCAAAAATTTTCATGGACGACTCTTTTTTTTTTCTTTGCGTGCACAAATTGTTTGTTGTCTCGAATCTTTAGGTGGTTCGTCGGTTCTCGATAGGCGCGATTTCGGCAGCGACGCAAAAAATCGGCTATTCTCGGATCGCGTATGTGCGGTGGGTGTAGGTTTTTTCTCTCCATTTTTTCGCGTCCCCTAGCATGTACAAAGAGCCAGATCCCTCTTCTTGTGCCCATTGTGTCCTCTCCAAGGGCGCACAGAGTCTTTTCGTGCACACAAAGGACGCGCCGCGGGCGGTCCAAAAGGCGCAACACCTGCAAGCCAAAGTATAGATGGCCGACCGCTGGCTTTCGGCAAGCAGAGACAAAAAAAAAGGAAAACTTCCAAGGTGTTTCTTTTTAGAAAACAAAAAAGAAAAAGTGTCGCAAAAGTTTATCAGGACAGAAAAAAGAAGAGACTAAAACATATGCACGTGTCGTTTTTCCATTCTCTCTCTAGGCGTCGGCGTCCATTGCAGACAGCAAGTTGAGCCAGTCGGCATCATTGTGGATCGATGTTGCCAAAGGCTCTGGTTGTTCCTCTCTGACTTGGCATTGCTGCTGCTGTTGTTGTTGTTGCGATAGTGTTTGCGATGGCGGCTGCGACTGCGACGGCAATTGCGACGGTTGTGTCGGCGGCAAAGCTGTCGGCGGCGGTTGGTGCTGGTGCGACACAGAGGTTGCCATCGCTGGATGCGGTGTGATGGGCACCGTGTGCCGCAGGTCGGTCGTTGGCAATACCAGAGGCAGTTGCTGCAAGAGCACGCGCACCGGCCCACGAGCGGACGACGGCACCGGGCACGGGAGGCGCACATAGGGAGCGCCAAAGCCCGGCATTGCCGATGTGCCATCGGGCGGCAAAAGACGGATGATGGGCAAAAAGAGCGGCTCCCCCTGACGCGGCAACAGCTTGAGCAGGGCGGCGGCGTCGACGGGCGGCGGCAGGGGCATCGGCTGCATGCCGCCTGCACGCGTCGACGCGTCGCGTTGGCGCTTGCCGAGTCGTTCGCCGCCGTTTGATTCATGCTCCCCGGCAGCGGCAGCCTTTTTTGCCTGCTTTTTGGTCTGCCTCTTGCTCTGTTTCTTGTTGTGTTTGTCGCGCTTGCCACGCGCCGCCGCCCTCTCCTTTTTTGCCGCCTTGGCCGTTGCCTTGGGCGTCCTCTTGGTCTTTTTCCTCTCTTTGGTCGCTTTCGGCGGCGTCGGTGTCAATGCCTGTGGCAATGGCTGAGCCGGTGGCGCAGGTTCGGGAATCTTGTCGCGTACCGAGGCCCACGTGAGCACGGTCTCGACCATGCCTTCGGGAGGCGCCCCGACAATCACTGGATCGGGAAAGGCGATCGCTTTGCGATGCAGCGAGAGAATATCCTCGTCGGTGGCAGCGGCGGCAACAGCAGCAGCAACAACATCCAGACCGGTAGGTGGGGTCGGCCAGTTTGGCCGCGTCATTGGCGTCGTTGCCGTTGGTGCCGCGTCACAAAGTACGTTGCCGCGCGTCTCTTGCAGTGTCCTCGCGTCGAGGTTGCACGACGGCGCGACTCCTTGTGCCGCGTGAGCGACGCGCGACGTGGCAGGTAGCGCGCCAAGCGGCTCAAACGGAACAATGGGTTTTTTCTCCTCCTCATGATCGAGCACGTCGGGGGCCACGACCACGGGCTTGAGGGAAGCGCCATTGACAAGACCACGACTGCCGTCTGCAACCACAGGCGAATTGAAGACGTGGACGCCGCCGGAAAAAGACGTCGCAGCACCGCACATGGCTGGCACAACAGCAGCAGCAGCGTTAGCCTGCGGCATGGCCAACGAGGGCGTTGTTGCTGTCTCGACCTTGACGCTCGCCGTTGGCTTGAGAAAGCGCGCAATGCCCGTGCGACCGAGACGCGCTCCGGCAACGTCAGATGTACCCGACTGCTCAAAGGCGCGTGGGCGCCGCGCGGCTTCGGCGGCAATGCGGTCGAGCCGCGCGGCAGCTGGATTGCGCTCCGAGGGCGAAAGTGTTTTGGTGCGCGGTTTGACCGTGCGCAGCGCTTGCACCTCGCCCGAGGGCGCGACAATCTCGTAGCGGCTGCGCAGCACCGAGTGCGTGGCCTTGGAGTGTGGTTTAAAGTGACGGAGGGCGCCGCTCTCGCTGGTGCGCCCGACGCTCGACCCGCTCTTGACATGGGGCTTCTTGAGACGTACCTCGACGCCGCGCTGCTGGTAAAAGCGTATCACCTCCTCAAACTCGGGCCGGCGCTGGTCCTGCGGCGCCAGGTACACCCAGTAAAAGGCATCGGACAACTGGACGGTCTGCGGTGGGCTCAGGTGGGCCGGACCGCGGTCCTTGAACATGTTGCGAAAACGCTCGTCGGCCAGGTAGGCCTCGCTATAGAGTTCCGAGCCGAGATCGCACAGGCGCAGGATCACATAGGTGCGCAGCGGCATTTCGGCCGACAGCACGATCTGGTTGTCGCTCAGACCGGCGGCGCGGCACCGATCAACCAAGCCGACGGCCTCGCGCTTGAGCAAGGCCGGCGCCATGGGGCCGATGCGCAGCGCGCGTTCGCGAAACATCTTGTCCTTGACCAACAGACCGCGTGCCACGAGGCCCGAACGCACGCCGAGCATGTGGCGCGCGGGCACCGCCAACGAGACCTCCTGGTTGAGATTGACCAGATCATGCTTGGCGACGAGCATGTCGAGGCTCTCGCCGCGTGTCGTCAGCACAGCGGCGGCGTCGGGCGTGCCCAAAGATGCCAGCTGGCCGCGTATAAAGTCAAACGGGTCCATGCGAGCCGGGTCGGGCACCGGACCCACAGTAAAGGCAATGAGCGGTTCGGTCGGCGGCGGGTTGCGCACCGTGAGAAAGACGCGCGTGCGATTGTGCACAGGCACGCTGCTCATGGGCAGGCCCGCCACCGACGGATCCACGCGCACGTCGTACTGATCCTGCGGTGTTGGAGGCACCCCGTGTAGCGCGCGGCCATTGGCATCGCGGCGCTCGGGCAGGCTCCACACAATATCGCGCACCCGATCGCGCTGCAGCAGGCACCTCTTGGTGGCACCCTTTTTGCGCTCCGTGTCGTCAATGACATAGACGGCAAAGAGATGGGACGGCGTGGTCGCACTCTCGTCTGCGTGTCCGGAAAACTCGCGGTATTCACCCGACGGCGGGCGCGTGGGGTATTCAAAGATGTTGCCGTCGTATTGGAATCGCACGGGATTGTAGGCACGCCCGTCGAGCGGCACCGGCGCGTCTCGATACTTTGTCTTGAGCGGAGGCGCGCGGCGTACGGCGTCTGTTTGTCCCCTGCCGCCTTGGCCATGTTGTTGTTGTTGTTGTTGTGTCTTTTGACAGCCCGTCGACGAGGATGGCGGGGATGGCAAGATGACACCCGACGTTGCACCACCACCACAACCGCCATACTTGGCATCCAGCGCCGCCACGACGCCGAGGCCGTGCTCTTCCGAGTCGTCATCATCATTATCACCGTCATCGTGACTGGCGCCGTGATGATCCGCTGCGCTGCCAACGGTCTCAATGTCCTTGTTATCATCATCATTAACATGATCACCATCATGATTGCCATCGTCGTTGGCAGAGCGATCGGTGGGGCGGGGTGGTGGCGAGGCGGGCGGCGCTTCTATGGCAACCAAAAGAGCGCGCTCCATGCGGCACCCGTCCGACACGACAGGGTCTGACACCTCGGGATGTGCCGACCGCAGGGCGTCATAAAGAGCCCCATAGTCTCCCGCCAGTGCGCTGTCGAGCGAAAGCGGTTCGGTATCAAAAAGCATGCGCTCGATTTCGTCTATCGGTTCCGTCTTGGCCGTTGCGGCGACGGCGCCAAAAGTGTCAAAGCCTGCGACTGCCGGCGGGGGCGGGACCGTCCCAGGCCATGATTGTTCCGGTGCGCCATCCATGATTTTGGTGGTACTCGCGTCGTCGGTCTCTTTGCGCGGTCTTTGTCAATGTGCGAGTGCAACGAGGCGAGAGGTTGTTGTTGTCGTCGACAAAAGTCGAGTTTTAGCCGGTGCCGAAAAAGAGGGAGTTTCTCTTTTTTCCTCCTCCTCCAGAAAAGTTTCCTTTGTCCAGGGGGTGCGCACGCAGATGCTGCGGCAAGGAGGAAAAGAACCGAGGCAAACACAGGGGCCCAAAGTCGACGCAGATTGCTCACCGAGAGCGAGCCTCTGCCTTGAGTGAAGAGACGGAGAAGCGAAAAGGGGGCACGGCCGCAAACCGCTAGACAAAATAAATACGAGACAGTGGCAAAAAGAGAGGTGTGTTTAGGCGAAAAGGGGAGGGACGGCGTCGATTGGGTGCGTGTGTATGCGCGCGCGTGTGTGGTCGCGAGTTCCTTTGTATCGTCCGTGCCGTGTCGAAAAAAAGTCGCTCAGAGTCTCAAAGAGAGAGACGAAAAAACCCACGCCACAGAGTCGTCATGGCCTTTTTTTGTTTACTGCATTTTTCTATTGGATGCCTCTTTTTGCGCACTTTTTGGCGACCTTTTTCATGTCGACCCAGGCGGAAAAAAAAGAAAGGCCTCACTCTTTTTCTTTTTTTTTCCCATGACGTAATTTGGTGCTGGCCTTGGACGCGCTCTTTTCGCCGGTTACAAAACACCCAAAGCATTGTCCCTCTTTTTTTTTTAAATGATCTACATGAGAAAATAATCTTTTTTTTTTACCAATGATACTGCCGTGTATTGGCCACGAGCGAGCGCCGAGAACAAAACACACACGCGCATATATATCCTTTCGTGAGCCGCAAGAATCAGAACCATTGTTGAGTCAAAAAAATCTCCTTGCTGGATACAACAAACCGAGCAAACCTCTTGCTGGGCAATCTTGCCAACGCAAAAGAGTCGCTTGCCATATTCCGATTTGTCGCGCTCAAAAGAAATGTAAACAAAGGCGACAGCCGAGAAATCGTGCCTCGTCGATACATAAACATGTCTGTGGTTCCGCGGCAGCGCCGCCCGCCACCAAGCATGACCACCAAAGGAAAAAGTGGGGAAACACGAAAGAAAAGAAAAGTGATTTGGCCCATTGCAAAGGACAGAGTATTTTTTCTTACAAAAAAAAGAATTTACAAAGGAAGATCGTTTATGGGCTACGTGTCCCTTGTCGGTCGTTATGCGGCGGCGGCATTTCGGCGCTCAGGGCGGCGCGCTCCACAAGCCGTGCCTGCGGCACCAGGTAGAGAATGTCGGGCCGCCCGTCGCGGTCCATCGTGTCGACGCGGCTCTCGGCAGCAAAGACCGTCGCCGCCGAGGCAAAGCCGCGGAATTCCATAACGGGCAAGGCGACCTGGGGCGCATCCAAGGCACGCGACGGGTCATAATTGACATGGACGAGTAGTGCGTACACATCGGGCGGATTGGGGGCCTTCCAGCATGCCACGCGCACCGGGCCATCGCGTGCCACCGTGGTCTTGACATCGACCGTCCACCCTTCGGGCATCATGACGGCGTCAAAGCGCGTCTCGCTGTGCGCGCTGCGACATGTCGTGTCGTGTATGTCGACCGACAGGTCAAACAGGCGCGCAAAGGCCAGTTCGCCAATTACGCCCTGTATCGAGATGTCGTCGTCGCTGCGATGGAGCGAAAAACGTCGGCTGGCGCGGCCCTCGGCCCGGTTCTGTTTGCCACGCTCTCGACCGATGCGCACGCATTCACGCATCTCTCTCTGTGTGAGCAAGTAGCGTGTGCCGATGGGGACCTCGCGCGTCGGTCGCCTTTGCGTCCCACCAAAACTCGGCACGGTGATGGTCATTGCTGTCGCAATGTCGACCACACCAGCAAACTCGGCGTCTGTCGTTGGCGCGGCCGTCACCGTTGTCGTCGTCGTGCAGGCCTCTTTTTGTTCGTCCGGCATATCTGTCGGGTCCACATTCTGGATGACAGAGGGGGCGATAGTTATGCTCGTATCGGGCACCAGGGTCAATGCCGCACGCGACATGTCGCGCAACGACAGTGGATAATGGGGTCCGACGGGCGGCGGCCGATGTCGAGAGGCCGTGGGCAGAATACGCCACGCGCATTTGGCGCCGCCCGATGCCGGCCACGGCGCCTCGTGCCGAGGGCGATCGAGACCCCTCCCGCGCGTTCGCGCCTCTTTTGGATCGCGCTGCTGGTGTACGCCGTCCTCTGGCTGCGCTGCCTGGCTTGTGTTTCTTTTGTTGCTCTGCGCAGGCAACGGGCACACCGGTCTCGGGTGGGATTCTATCATTTGATCGCACTGTCTGCCCTTTGTTCTGAACCACCAAATGTAGGATCACTCGTTCGCCCTCGTCGATTTGATTCAACAGTGCGCGCCTCGACAGCGCCGCGCGCACGTGTCCCGCACCGCCGTTGTCGATACGCGAGCCACCGACCGCCATCCGCCATGGCCAGGCAAAAAAAGAGTGAAACAAAAGAATCAATGCCGGCCTTTGGATCTCACCATTTGAGTCAAATGTTGTCTTTTTGTTTCTTCTTCTTCTTCTTTTAGCAGCACTACAGTCCCCGAACTGTCAAAGGGGGCAAAACAAAGTCATAAAAAGTCAGAGGGACGTCCCAAAAGTGTCTACAGCCTGTTGTTTTACCCGCTTGGGAATGCGCCAAAGTGCCGACACCGGACATGTCCCACCTCCATTTGTCTACAATTTCTAAGCAGGCAAAACAACGGTCTGCAGACACTTTTGGGACGGTTCGTTGACTTTTTGTGACTTTGTTTTGCCCCCTTTGACAGTTCGGGGACTGTAGTGGCCTCGTCTTTGGGTGTGCCGCTCACCAAAAGTATGCGCAGCGCACGCATATTGGCGCGCCGACAGCCTCGCATGCCGCCCGCCCATCAGGCGGCAAAAATCACACGATCTTTTGGAGGAGAGATCCGTCTGTGTTGATCGCAGACCCAACGCCAAAGAAACACAGGAAAAACTCTCTGTGGGTCTGTGTGGTGTGCGCGCAAGTCAAAAGCACCAGGAACCAAAAACCAGAGGCCGCCGGAAAGGGAACACCACCTCCAATCGAATCGCGAGTACGCCACTGCTCTCGGAAAGACACTGAGAACGACGGGGCCACAATTTGATGCGCTCGGCCCGGACGATTTGCAAAGTCGACATCCCCCGCCGAATCGCTGTAAAAAATGTACCGACCAACGGGGGCAAAAGAGAGTCATGAAAAAGTCAAAAGAGATGGCCCAAGAGTGTCTACAGCCACTTGTTTCGTCTGCTTGGGAGTACATAAAAGTGCCGACGGCAGACAGTCTCACTCCCCGCACATCTGCAAATTCTCAGCAGACAAGACTGCAGACATCTCTCTGAGACGCTCTGTCGACTTTTCATGGCTCCATTTTGCCCCTTTTGAGAGTTTGGGGGACGGCAGAATTTTTCCCCTTGGAGATTGGTCGACTTGGGTTCCTCCCTCTTCTCGTTGGTTGGTGTCGCAAGAACAACGACGCAACAAGGGACCCAACTCTTGGAGTTAAAGTGGAAAAAAGAGAGGACCAAAAGTTGTTGGACCTTGGTCTTTACGCGTACTAGCGTGTGCTTTTTTCGCCCCTCGCCCACCCTACGACACGACAATGCGGAATGATAATGGCGACGGGCGCAAACATGATATAGCCGACCACTGCCGCCGTCGCTGCTGTGCCTGTTGCATGTCTGCCTCTTGCGAACGAATCCAAGCGACGGCCCAGACAAACGGCCTCGTGCATCTCAACGTGAGAGGCACGCGCATGACCACCTCGCGCACCACGTTTGACGTCGCCCCACGAGGATCGTTGGTGCGTCGCATGTTTGGCACTGACGCCGAGGCGACGTGGGCGCCCGTACAACTCCCCGATGGATCCTATTTTGTCGATCTCAACCCCCGATGGTTCGAGGCGGTGCTTGACGTGTTGCGTCACGGCCAAAGCGCTCTCTCTGCGACCAAACCCGAGGACCGTGCTGGCGCCGCATGTGTGGCCGACTATCTGGGCATCGACCTGGACGTACAACCGTCTGCCACGGAACCACCATACCAAAGACAGCTGCCGACAACGACAACTGTCATTGTCGTCGGGCCGGGTGCGCTCAACCAGTGCACCAGGGACCTGTGGGACGCAACGGAAATGCGCGCCACCGAAACGACATATGTCAAACGCATCGAGGTGCAAACCGGTTTGGCGCTGTGTGCGTTGCGCGACGCCCTGGCCGATGCCACAGGCCTCTTGTACGGCGCTCGCCCAACCCTCGGGCCCCATACTCGTATTTGTCAGGCACTTTGATCGCGACGCCGAGGCACTCTCTGCGCCACGTCCGATGGTTGTCGACCCTGGCGTGCGCGTGTTTGATGCACTGCCGGATATATGCCACGCCGTGGGGGTGCACCGACCCGACGGCGGCATTCCGCTCGTGTTTGAAGAGGTCGTGGAGGACATGGTGATCCGGGTCAACTGTGATGGTACCTTTTGCGACGCCGAAATCGGATACGGAGATTTGCTGTGGATCGAATGGTCGACGTCGCTGGGCTTCGATCCCGACTGCATCGACGACGACCTCTTGGCTCGCATCACCGTGGTCGCCGACTAGCGCGGTGCTTCTACCGCCGGTTCTGTCTATTCAGGCCGCAGTGGACCCACGACGCGAGGCTTTTTGCGCATACAGTTGGATTTACACAGATCCCCTCTTTCAAAAGGAAAAATAAAAGGAAAATTAAAAAAGAGAGACCGCCTCATTTGCGCACCGCACCACCCCACTCTCCGCAACTGAGAAAAGGAAGGACAGGCGAAAAGTTGGTGCCTCTGGGGGCTATCTCTTGCCTTTTTTGCCCCCCATATTGTGCGCGGTAGGTCATTTTTTAGTGATCGCGCGCCCTCTTTTTTCCATCTTTTGCGGCAAACCAATCATCAACCGGTCGATTGTGCTTTGCGCTTTTTGGTCAGGCCGCCAGCGTGGGATGCGCGGCGCTGCCACATTTCGCCCTCCTGGAGCATTGAGACGACCGAATTTCATTTTTTTTTATAATAAAAAAAGTTTGGATGGACAATGGGCGTGTATTGGGTTGCCCAACAGAAGCGGGGAAAACAAGGACACAACCGACATTGCGCGCATCGACAGCAACAGAGTTACGGCATCACATGCCCCGAACCAGATCAGAAGTTGCACTGGTGGACATAAAAGAGGTCGCAATAGTTTTGCACATACGGCGGGAAGCAGAGCGGGTCGACGGGCGGGATCTGGCCGGCGATCTGGGGTCCGTGCACAAAGCCGGTAAACTGCATCGCCTGCTCCATGACCAACGGCTGGCCGGGCGCCGGGCACAGTTGGTAGGTGACGCCAAACGAGGTCATATGGCCCACACCATCAGTGGTCAGGTGTACGGCGAGCGGGCGCGTGCACGACGACGTGTCGTTGACGGCGCCCTGGTAGACCTTGGTGACGGAACCGTACGAGTTTCTAAAAGTCGCCTTGTGGTAGGCCTGTGCGGCATAATGGCCGACCTGGTCGGCATAGGTGCCGCCCGTGGCCAGGCACATCATCTGGGTCGATCCCTGCGCGACGGGCGACAGATTGTAGGTGCCGTTCTTGGTGATCCAACCCTTGCCGCCGCCGGCGCCCATGTCAAAGTGCATGATCTCATTGTCGACATCGATGATGAACCTGGCCTCGTCGGTGGGCGAGGCGGGGCCGGGACCCGGCTTGGTGCTCGAATAGCCCACGGCCTTGTAGGTGCCCTGCGCCTCCCAGTCAAAGGTTGCCCAGTCGTCCCATCCGGCGGGCGGCGCGGGCGCGGTCCACGCGGCAGCCATCGCGGCCAGCGCTAGCACGGTCATTGCGATAAGGGGGATCTTGTTCATCTCGTCAATGGCAAAGGGTACAACCTCGATGCAAACTTGAAGTCGTTGTTGTTTGTGCGTTGCGAATATATACATAGTAGATGGAATATATCAACTTTTTATAGGGAATCATCCCTTGCGTGATAGGTTGTTGCCAAAAAAAGACTGAAGCAATCCTGTCCAGGCCTCGAATCCACTGCGTTCTTTTTTTTTTTCACTTTTGGAATCTGCGCCGCGCAGGCAACAAATGTGGCGTCCCAGGAGCCTGATGGCCTGATACGCCACCGGCAGCAAACCATCGTCCCGTTGTCTTTTTTCCCCCAAAAAAAAAGAGACAGAAAAAGGATTGCAACATTTTTTGGTGTCGCCCTGTGTGCTTCTTTAAAAACAAAAGGCACAACAGCAACAAATGACCTTGAGTTGCGCCGACGGAAAGAGGACGAGAAAGAAACAAACGGGATCGAGTACAATCATGCGCGCATGCGTCTTGCTTGCCAACACACAAAGGGAGGCCCAAAAGTGTTCAAAAAATCTCCAAAGAATAAAAAATGGATGCTGCAAACTATTTTCTTCTCTAATCCATTTCATCATACAATAAAGGTTGTCCATCGTCTCGAAGACGACTACTGCCTTGATCATCTCCATCTGCGTCAGCGTCGTCATTACGGCGTTGGTTGTGCCCGTCCGGTCCAAGAAACGACAATGCCAAGAGTGGCGTTGTGGCCGTCGCCCGTCGCTCGTTGATGGCATTCATGATTTCGAGCATCATCATTGTCTTGCCCGGTCTCCTCCTTTCGCAAATAAGGACAAGGTCATCATTGCGAAGGGACGACCAGTCTGCCACAAAGAGGTTCGAGGTAGCGCGAGGCCTTGGGACGCCCCACGAAAGTGCGTCCGAGAGCCACAGCGCGATATCGTGTCGCGAGAGGGCACGAGCCTCGGCCAGCGCCCTCTGTGGATCGAATGAAGAGAGTGCGTGATAGGCAAACTTGATCACGGCCAGATGTCCGCTTCTGACGGCTTCGCGCGCCATGGCGTTGGCATCATGGGGCAACACACCTTTTCGGCACAGGTAGGCAATGGCTCTTTGATGACCAGAGCGTGCAGCGTCGTCCCACGCGTGTTGCGGTGGCGTATCGGCGATGCGCACACTGTCGCGTTGCGTCGTGTTGGTGTCATCTGGGGCCATCCCGCACAAGAGACGCAATGTAGAGAGATGTCCTCGTGCGAGTGCCATGCCTAGTGCGCATGGATCCCGTGGTGCCAAATGATCACCATAGTGTGTCACAAGCCACTTGATCACATCGTCGCGACCGCTAGAGGCAGCGCCGCGCATGGCCGCGTTCGCGATAGCGCACACAGGGCGGTATCCAATATCGCTGTCCAAAGTCAGGAGATGCGCCAATACGTTTACGTGACCACCGCGCGCTGTCGTCTCTACCGCCCCGTAATGATCCATAGGGCTGCGGCAGAGGCTTTCGGTCACCTTCAAGGCGTTCAAGTGCCCGCTGGCTGCCGCTGCGATCGCCGCCTCTTTGATGCAGATAAAGGGGACAGCGCCTGCGCGGTGCAGCAGCGCAATAATGTCGCTATGACCGCGCCCGGCAGCGTCGACAACCGCGTCCTCTGTCTTGTGTTGCGCTTTGGTGGCACCGAGCGAATCAGCAAGATTGGCCATCGACAAGAGGCGGTTGACAATCTCACAGTGTCCATGTGCAACCGCGGCCGCCATCATGATGGGCGCATTCTTGACAAAGCCACGCGGGTCATGTTGACAAAGTGCCTCGAACGCGTCAATGTGACCACCGGCGGCAATAGCACGAAACACGGTTGGTGGCGTGTGGCGCAGGGGCGTCCCGCACGGCGACCCTGCAGATGACATGAGATCTCGCATGCGTTGAAATAGGTCGACACGGCCGGCAGCGAGAGCCTCGTGCGAGGCGGCCGAAAGGCCATCAAGGCAGTCGTTGAGGCGTCGATCGAGTAAAAAGACGACGACATCAAAATGTCTGGCCGCGGCGGCCGTTACGAGCGCCTCGGCCGTGCAACCGAGACCGAGCGCGGTGTCGAGGTATTCGAGAACTGCCACGTGACCGTTGGCCGCGGCTGCGTTCATGGCGCGGTAGTCACACGGCTGATTCCATCGTGCAAGCAAACGCAACATGTCCATGTCGCCGTTGGCGGCAGCTGCCGTCATGGCCGCCGACGAGGCGCCTTCCTTTCGGTGCGCCAACAGGTAGGCGACCACGTCACGATGTCCGTTGGCGGCTGCACGATTGATGGCGCCAACAGTGCATCCCTCGGCACGGCCGCGATCGAGATAAATGACGACATTGAGATGACCCAATGCTGCGGCATAGTCCATGGCCTTTCTGGTGCATCCCTCCCGGCGGTGGCGATGCAAAAAGTCAACCACCTCAATGTGGCCCTGGGCAGCAGCGCGGTTCATCGCATAGGTCGTGCAACCCTCACGGCGGCTGTGGTGCAAAAAGGTCACCATGTCGAGGCGTCCAAACCCGGCAGCGTAATCCATGACGTCGCGGTCAAAGCCTGGGGCGTCGGCCTCGTGAAGCACCGTGAGCAGATCCAAGTGCCCATGCCACGCGGCCGTAAACGGCATCCACGCGCAAGAAGCCACGTCGAGTCGGCCCAGTGCCAAAAGACCACGGATAGCCATGGCGTCGCCGGCGAGACCCAGGTCACGTGGGCATGGCGGGTACGGAGCGCCGAGGACGCGCCGCGCATAGGCCGACGGGCTGCACACGCGCCATAGACGTGCGGCCGCTCGACACGCTCGGTAATCGCCATGGTCGAGTCGCGCGAGAATATGAGTGATGATCTCGGGCGGTAGATCGTAGATCGTAAAGGACGCAGCCGGCGTGACATTGTCAGATGCCGCCATATTGCGACCGGCGAGTCTTTGTGAATCGCAGCCCAAAAAAAGAGACTAGGAAGAAAACCAAAAAAAAAAGAACAAACTGGCCCTTGTCGAGTGTTGCCTTTTTGTCTCTTCTTTTTTTTTGGTGTTCCTTTTCTTCTTGTGTGCCCTGTTGGTTTGTGGTCTTGTTTCGTTTTTTTCCTTGTTCTTTCTTTCGGACGGCACGTCGATCCCTGTTGTTGGTTTGGTCGGCGGGGCAGACACAATGGCACAAATCTGAACCCTGTCGTCTGCGGCCCACAGTGGTCGCGCCGCCCTCTGAGACTCGGAAAAACATGTGTGGCCAATGAGAAAGAAAAATATATATTGTCCCTGGCGAATTGCGCTGCTCTTTTTACCTTTTTCCACAAACAAAGCAGAGCGAGTGGGCGGCAAAAGAAGAGTCCTCACGCCGGTGGCTTTTTTTTTCACCAGAGGTCGCCACGGCCCGATGCTCTCGCAATCCCGTGTGGCCAACAAAAAAAAAGGCACACGACGAAAGAATGTCAAACAACCACAACTTTTTTTTCTCTGGCGGCGGGCATCTTTTTTGCTGGGGCTCCATCGCAACATTTTTGTTGAGGTTGCTCTGGCGCTTGCGGCGCCATCGCCAATACGACCAGAAAGATACGGACAAAAAAAAGAAACAATCAAAAGAAAAGAACAGGATTCCACAATCGACCCAAAAAAAGGGAGCCGCCGCGGATGCCGCGATTCAAAGGGAGGCTGCCGACAAGCCCACCCCATTGTCACATCAATAGAGGTGCGCACATTTGATTTTTTTTTGAAAAAAAAGAAGAGTAGAAAGAGGTGGCCAGTTTTTTTATTTTGAAAAACACCGACGGTCAATTGTCCATATCGTCATGGTCGCGCTTTCGCTTGTGACCATCGGGCGCTGCGGCTTTGAGAAGGGTTTCGATGCGTCCCAGAATGCCGTCGAGGGCTGGCGGTGGCAGCGCGGCCAATACGGACCCGCCGGGACCTGCGCCTTCCATGCGCGGCGCCGCTTCGTGGGCGTGTGACGTATGGGATTCGCCTCGATCGCCTAGGCCGCCATCACGATCATCGACGTCGTTATTGTTGTTGTCATCGCCATAGTTGTTGCCATGGTCATGTCCGGGGCTGTTGTGGACGCCGCCAGAGGCTGTGTTGTATTGGTCGGCGTTTGTATTCTTTTCCGAGATTGGCCGCGGGTCTTGGCTTGGCGACGCCGCCCCGTTGGTGGCGGCGGTGGTGGTGGGCGGATCAAAGCGAAAGCGAAAGGCCACGCAGCAGGCCATGAGTTCTTGCACGAGCAGTTTGCACGCATAGGGCATCTTGACCTCGCGCACGTGGGCGCCCGTCTCGCACACGCGGCAATAGGCCTCGTCGTAGCCGCGCACCGCCATGCCGACGACGGGCGCATTCTTGGGCTTGGCCGGGATGGCCAAGAGACCGCAGGCGGCGCACACCACGGTCGAGTAGGCATCGCTCTGCTCAAAGAGTCGCTCCAATAGAAACTGCGAGGCGCCGTGGCTGATAATACAATCACCTGAAAAGAGGCAGGGATAGGAAAAGGGGAAAAAAGTGAGCACGACCGACTACATGGTGCGGCTGGACGCCGACGTCACATATAAAGACGAGAGGCAGCCAAAAGAATAACGACGACGACGGGTTGGGTTGCGTACGCTCCATTTCGCCAAGTCGAAAGCCGCCGGATCGCGATCGGCCCTCGACGGGCTGCTTGGTGAGCATCTGCACGGGACCGCGTGGGCGCGCGTGGATCTTGTCGATGGCCACGTGGCGCAGGGCCTGGTAGTAGACCGGTGCCGTAAAGATGAGGGCCTCGATGGGTTCGCCTGTGTGCGGATGGTAGAGCACCTCCTTGCCATACCGTTCACAGCCGTGTCGGGCCAATTCGGCGGCAATGTCCTCGACGGTGACACCGCCAAACGGTGTGCCGTCGCCGATGTAGCCTTCACGGCAGGCCACCTTGCCCAGGAGAGCCTCCATCATCTTGCCCATGGTCATGCGCGACGGAATGCAATGTGGGTTGATGACCACGTCGGGCGTGCCGCCGCCGCGCGGCGACCACGGCATGTCATGGGCAGCGCGCACACTGCCCACCGTGCCCTTTTGCCCGTGACGCGACGAAAGTTTGTCGCCGCCCTCGGGCTGGCGCATGGCACGGGTCACAATCTTGACGGCGTTGGCGCCGTCGCCGTTGCGTGTCACGACCACGCGGTGCACGGTGGCCGGTTCGTCGGTGCGCAGGATCGTCGACTTGTCGCGTTTGACGATGCGCGCCGCTGCCGAACCACCACCACCGCCGCCTCCTCCGTTCGCGCTCGGAGCAGCGGCGTCGGGATCGCGCACCTCGTCTGTATTGCACACTTTGCCGACGAGTACGTCGCCGGGGAGCACACGCGTGCCCGGCTCGACAAACCCGCCCAGCCCGAGTTTCGTATAGTCGGCCTTGCGCATGCCATGGCAACCCTCGTCTTGCGGGCGGCAAAAGCGCGTGGCATCGGCGCCGCGCGTCTTTTCGTCGTCGCGATAGGTGCGCTTGATCACCGAGCGGAAGCCGCCGCGATCGACAAAGTCGCGCTTGAGCACCAACGAGTCCTCCTGATCATAGGGATCGCTCATGATGGCCACGCGCACGTTTTGGCCCATGGGCAGGCGCGTGGCGCCAATGATATCTTCCATGGCGGTCTGCACCAGAGGCACTTGCGGGTAGCACAGAGCGTGCGACACGGTGTCGATGGCATGATCGGCATTGAGCGACACCACGGCCTTGCTCTGTTTGCCCATGGCCGTTTGGTAGATGTTGCGCGGCGCCTGGTTGTGGTTGGAAAACGGGATGATGGCGGCACAGGCGCCCAACATGAGCAACGGGTGCACTTCGACATGCGTAAACGGCTCACGATCAATGGGGGCGCCGTCGCGCGCGCGCAAGCCCGGCCGTTGTTGCGCCGGATCGATCAGGTCGGCCGGGTCCGATGCCACGCGACACGTCTCCTCCTCGTCCTTGGACAGGTATTCGATGGCGCCCTCGGCCAGCAGCTGATGAAAGAGAGCCTCGGGCGGTGCGCCGCACCCAAACCGAGCCACGAGCGGACGCACTCGGTGGAGGCCGTCGACACGCAGGAGCGGTCGCACACAGCAGCCCGTGTCGACGTGCAATTCGAGCAGGCGCAACGCCGGCCGGTGTACGATCGAGGCGTCAAACGGCAGGGCAAACGCACGACGCATGTCTCGGAGCGCCGCCGCCAGCGCCGCGCCGTCGCGCGCATAGCCCTCGGGCACGCCATTGACCTGTACCTGCGTGAGCGTACGCCTCTGGAGGCGCGTGGCGTCGAGTATGGGTACGAGTCCCACGCCATCATCATCACCTCCACCCGCGCCGTTGTCGTCACCGTCATTTGCAGTGCCATTGGCGATGCCGTTCATATGGGCGCCGCCTCGACCACGACGGTCGACAAAGGCTGCGGCGCGGCGCACGCACGCCACCGCATGATCGCGGTCGTGGCCCACGCGCACATGGGCCGCCAGCGCCAAGTTGCTGACGAGACCGCACGAGGCACCCTCGGGCGTCTCCACGGGACACAAGAGGCCGGCGACGCTGTCGCGCAACTGCCTCACCTTGGGCAGTCGGCCCTCTTTGTTGATGGGCGTGTTGACGCGGCGCATATTGGACAGAGCCGACGTTACGGTCATGCGGTTGTGCATTTGCGCGACGCCCGTCGACGCCGACGCGGCGCCCTTTTGCACCGTCCAGTTGCCGGTCATGAGCGCATAGCGGAGCATGGCCGTCACACGCCGATAGTCGAGAATGTTTTCCACCTCGATCGGCAGGCTGTGAGTCGCACGGCGGCGCATGTAGGTGCCGGCCCCCTTGCACAGACTGCGAAAGAGCGGGCGAAACAGCGTGGGCAATAGGACTGCGGCCGTGTCAATGCGCTTGAGACCCATGTGATCGCGATCGTCCATCGGCAGTCGCTTGAGCGACACGGCCAACAGTCGGTGCACGCAGTAGCCCAGATGGTGGGCCTTGCGCAGATAGGTCTCACGCGTGCGATCCAGGCCGACATGGGGCAAAAATTCGTTGCCCATAATGTGTTCGACAAAGCGCACGCGTTCCTCGCGCGCCGTCGGCCTCTGCGCGGGCTCGCCGGTGCCGTCGCGTCCGGTGCCGCCGCGGGTGCCCACCGACCCCAGCCACTCGCACAAGGCCTGGCGCGACCACCCGGCGTGGTCGTCCTGATCAAAGACAGCGCGCACGGCCCGTTCCAGACGGGCGTCTGACTCGGGATCGAGCGCGCACATGTGATCCATGACGGCGGCGACCATGTCCTCTCGTGACGTGACCCCCAAGAGGCGAAAGACATCGGCCACGGGCACATTGGCCTCGACAAAGGGCATGCGCACCTCGACGTGGGGCCGCGCCGCCGTCAGGTACACGTACAGGGTCGACGTGCTCCGGATTTTGGACTCGTGTCGCGGACGAATCTCGCACACGTGCGAGTATTTGCTGTTGGGCCGACCGGCCATGACGCACGCATGGTTGATGCGCATTTTGATCTGCGACACGAGCATCTTGGCGCTGCCGCGCACGATGAACGCGCCCGGCCGTTCGAGCGGGCACTCGCCCGCCAGATAGGGCGACCCGCGCAGGCGGCAGTAGCGACTGCCCACCATGCACGGGATCTGACACAGGACGGCCTCCTTGGAGCGTTCGGTGCGGCACAGAGGCAGGTCCGTGCAGTCGCCACCGCGCTCCTTGAGCCGCTCCTTGGAGATGCCCGTTGTGTCAAACACCGTGTAGAGCAGGTCGCACGTGACCGTGCACGCGTAAACGAGACCGCGCATGCGACATTCGCGCGGGTAGACCGGACGCACGACGCCGTCGGCCTCGCGCACCGACGGGCGGTGCACGGTGACGGCGCCAAACTCGAGCACGAACCGGCGGCGTGCCGGTTCAGAGTCGACGACGACGCGGTTGTTCTCGGCCACGATGGCCGGCATGTAGACGTCCATAAATTTGTCAAACCCGTCGACCTGGTGACGCGTGAGACCGCGCGCATGCACCAGGGCTGCCGCGAGAGCGAGTCTCGTGGGGCGGTCGACCTCGGCAACGAAGCCGGCGAGTGCATCGGCATCCACCACGGTGGCATTGACAAATCGCTCATAGTGCCAGTGCGCGGGCGCGCCCGCCGCCTCGACCTGCGGCCGCGTCTCGGCGACGATGGCCGCCGGATGTCGGTGTGGGTTGCCATAGCCCTCGGGTGTCTTTGATCTGTGCGTCTGTGTACCACTCTGGTCATACGGTCGTCTTGTGCAATGGTCGTCGTCGTCGTCGACGTCGTCATTACCTTCATCATCATCATCATCATCATCGCCACCGCCGTTGGCGTCGTCATTGTCACAGGCGTCGTGCAAAAGAGTGCCAAATGCGTCATCGTCATCGACGCCATCATCATTCATCTTTTGTTTGCCCTTGCGGTCGATTTGATCGTTGTCGCAACCGATCGCCCGACTGCCCAAAGAGTCATCGGCGTCGCTCGCCTCGTCCAGGCGGTAGCGATAGGCCTCGGGGACTTTGAGATCGTCTTCGGGGCACCACGGCGCGTGGTCGCCTTTTCCTGTGGCGTTGTTGCCGTCATCAGAGGACCAAGTGTGATCGTCGACATTCATGATTGTGTGGTTGCGGTTGTTGCTGTCCATTCAAAAAAGTTGCGACGGTTCGGTGCCGATGACCGACCTTTTGAGCGGAGGTGCTGTCACGTCGTCTTTTTTTTTTCCTCAGCAGGATGGTAGTGCAGCGGTGCCGTTGCAAAAGGTCGTACGATGTACACGCGCGTTCGTCGGATGTGTAATTTTTTTCTTCGCTGTGCGATGTGTCTCGCGTATGTGTGTTCGCGTGTGTTTGCGCGCACGCGACGTTGGACCAAAAAAAGCAGCGCAAAAGAAAACCCTCATGGAGGAAAAGAGGGAAGAAGAGGACCCACCGAAAGAGAGTTTGGCTGCACGCGTTCACGAGAGCGTCCCGCCGTGCCATCAAATTTGCCTGGTGATTTTTCCTCATCTTTTTTTTGTTTAACTGCAAGGCTTCTGTTGCGGCGTGCTGTGCCGAGACCCCATCAACAAGGCAACCCGTTCTCGCGCATGCGCGGCGCGCCCCACGAGGCAATATGCGTGCTCAGTTTTTTTAGAAAACCTTTTTTTTACTAAAAAAAGAAGGAAAAGAAAAAAGAGAAAGGCGCCTTTGGTTGTCTTGGCCAAAGTGTGTGTGTGTGTGTGTGTGTGTGTGTGTGTGTGTGTGTGTGTGTGTGTGTGTGCGAAGGAAAAAGCAAGACAGAAATCTTGGCCATAGGACAAAAAAGAAGGAAAAAACCGGGGGAGGGACGGCGCCCCAAAAAAAGGGCACGGGAGCGGCAGCCTGAGCGAACGCGCTCCGCAGTTCGTGCGCTGAGGGCCAAAGAAGAAGAAGCACAAAAACGCACACACACCAGGCGGCAGCGTGCGTGCGCGCAGACGCCAAACCTAGGACGCGCGCGAGGACGCCTCTTTTTTTTCCCTCTGCCCCAGAGTAAGAAAAACCTTTCACAAAAGAGACACGAGGACCGCAGGACCGAAAAAGGACGGAAAAAGAGGGAGCCACCAGCAGACCAATCGCATCACCCCTACATACGCATCGCCACCATGAGCAACAACAAGACAAAGCATTCGACCGCCGCCGCTGCCGCGCAAAAGGAGCCCGTGCCACAGGACCACGATGACGCGAGCGCGTCCGAAAGCGAAGACACTGACATTGGCCTCGAAAACGAGGCGCCGGTAGACGATGCCACCGACGATTCGACGACTTCAATGGGCGACGAGGACGCGGGAGAAGAGGAGGCCGAGGCACCCGCACCGGTTGCCGCAAAGGCGTCCATGGGCGACAGCAAGCCCGCGACGGAAGCGCCCGTGGGCGTGCCCAACTTTAAAAAGGCGCGCGCGCGCAAGCCGTCGCCGCCGAAAAAGGCCAAAAAGGTCAACGCCGATGACGCGCCGGCGCTGGTGTCGGGCAAACGCCGTGCCGCGGCCATGGCCCATGAGATCATTCACGCGACCTCGGCGACGGGTCAGGCCGAAGCGCGTGTGGTGTCGGCCCAGGCACGTGCCATCGCCGAAAAGAAAAAGGCCCGCAAGCGCGCGGCGTCCAAGGTCGTGATCGCCGCCGACCAAGAACCGCCGGCGAAAAAGGCCCGCAAGTCGGCCACGTCTTCCAAGTCCACAACGGCGACGACGACGACGAAAAAGACCAGGTCGGCAACGGCCGCATCCAAGAAAAAGCCCACCGCATCCGCGTCCAAGAAAAAGGCCGTCGACGCCGATGGCAAAAAGGCAAAGGCGACGACGACCAAAAAGGCAGTGACTGGAACCAAGCGAAAGGCCAGCACCCAGTCGACCAAAAAGGCCGACGCGCCCAAGAAAAAGACCAAATCGTCGTCCTCGGGCGCGTCGACCTCGTCGTCGGCCAAGACGACCAAAACGGCAAAGGCGACCAAAAAGACGGCGACACCCAAGGCGCCGGTGATCAAGAAACTGGGTCTCAAGGACGCGCACACAAAGTACCGCGCGCGTCTGGCCGTCATGCCGGCGTCTGAATTTGCCGTGCTGGACGGCGCGTGGCTGTCGGTGTTTGATCCGCAGTTGCGCAAGCGCGCGTCCTTCCCCGAGGGCGCCTTTTCGCCCAAGTGGACGCAGGTGCTGGCCGAGGTGGCGCGCGAAAAGGGCGCCGTCATCAAGGGCGTCCTGCCGCACTATGCGACGACGATCGAGGGCTCGGCCAACCTCAAGGCCTATGAGAAGATGGCGCACATTGTCGACAAGGGCCGCGCTGCCGACTATGCCGCGGCGGGCTTTGATCAGGTCGAGGCCGCGCGGGTCTATGTCGGGCCGACCGTGCTGGCCGCGGGCGTCACCGAGTCGCCGTTTGCCTTTGTCCACTCGGACTCGATTGATGACGCCTTTTGGCAGTCGGTGAAAAAGGTGCTCGACGCCGACTCGTCCAACGAGGACCCCGTCGACAGTGACGTCGTCGAACACGGCGCCGAGACTGCCGAGGTCGACGTCATGGCCTAGGTGGGACAATGCTTTCGGGACTCGCCAGACTATTTCGCCTCGCTTGGGACGCGACCCACGGCAGCGCGACAGGATTGCCATCTTTTTTCCCTGTGGTTTTCTCTTTTTTTTTTCTTCCAGACTTTTTTGACCTTTGTTTGGCCAAATGGACATTCTGCGCGCCGAGGACATAAAAAAGGCGCGCAGTGCGTGGCCATCGGTCCGTTTTTTTCTTGTCAAAAAAACAAAAACAAAAAATAAAAAGACGACGAAAACCGTCAACGCATTTTTTTCATAGTCTTTTTCGCCCCATCTACAGCGCGACAAGAGAGAGGCATAATGAGCAAACTTTCGACAGGACCCAACCAGTCTGAATTTTTCTAAAAAGAAAAAAGTTGCCCCACCAATAAAACCAACCCAAGCATACATTGCAGAATGGTGGAAAAAAAAGGGTCGGACGCGCACGGTGCCGACAAAGGGCACGACACAAAAAGAATGCATCCGCAGTCTATCTTGGCGTCTTGCAATTTTTTTTCGTGTATTGGCGGCAATATTGTCTGGTGATTTGCTCATGTCCCTGCCAATATCATGACAAGGGAAAAAAAGGAAGAAGGAACCGAGGTCACTATTCTACCCGAAAGACAAAAAAATGCGCCCGAAACCGCAATCGACCTCGGCACGCGATGGTGTGCTTTGCGATTTCTCTTTTTTTTTTATTTATTGTCGATGGGGCGTGATACAAGAGGACCAATCGCATATCAACCCCGCAACCCGCGAGAGCAAGAGAAATGCTCGTTGAAAAAGGTGGCCCCGTGGAACCTTTGAGTGTGCCCTTGGCTTTTTGTACGGTTTGCCTTTTTTTTGTTGTGCGAGCCAGAAAGATTTGGGCGAGGCCCCCTGTCTACATAACTAAAAAAAACAAGGAGGTAGTTTATTTTTGTTTACGCGTGCGGGTTTGGTCCCCTACGAAAGAAAAAAAGAGGACAATGACAGCGCCAAAAAGGAAAACAAAAAAAAAGCGTGGGCACACATGGCGGACGCGATCGGATGACTTTTTTGCATCCTGTAAAAAAGGCGCGTCCTTTTCTTTGGCGTGCGCTCATGCCTTGTTTCTTTGGCGATAAAAAAAAAAGAATAGCCCTCGCGGGCGCACGGTCTCTGCTCATGAATGTTTTTCCCTTTGTCCCAACAAAGTCTCGGACGCAACAGCCTGCATAGAAAATCCATTTTTTGTCTTTTTTTTCCACTCTTTTATGTCTTTCAAAAGGTGCATTCATAGAAAAGGCTATTACAGGCGCCAGCCACTCAAAGCGACGGCATTTTGTCGTGTGGGTTCTCTCAACAATCATGGCAAGACGCCTCGCCTTTTGATAGTGCGCGGCATGCACTCTGTGACGTCGCCGCTCTGTGCCTGCCTATGCGTACGTGGTTTTTTTTCATTCCTTTGCGACGGGAACAAAAAAAAGAGGTTTTAAAACACAGGGCCAAGGCATGGTCGCGCGATCGACTCCCGTCGATAGACAAATGACAAATATATATTGTGTTTCTGTGTCTTTTCCCTGTTTTTTTCTTGTCATTTCTCGGCCACGTGGTCGTCTCTGCGATCGCCATCGTCGTGATCAGCCTGTCTCACATCAATTTCTTGTTTTTTCGTCGGCATCGTCATCATCATCACCATTGTCGCTGCCTCTGTCGCCAGTATTATCGTGTGTAGGAGGGTGTGCGCACAAACGGCATTCGGTTCTGGAATGTCGCGCTTCGGCCCACGAGACAATGTTGTCATGATGCCACTCGGCGGCGAGACCGACGGCCTTGTGTGGGCTCCAACAGCGTGGATCATACTCGTCGAGGGCTTTGGCAATGGCAAGGCTGCCCGAACGAATGGCGCTGTCTAGCGCAAGGCTCTCTCGACTCAGCGGCGTTTCGGCTTGGATCAGGAAGCGCACGGCGCATAGGTCGCGGCGAGCGGCGGCATCACGCAATGAACCTTCGCCCAACTTGACATGCAAGGTCGACAACAACCAGGCGGCGAGCGAGACGTGACCGGCGTCGATCGCCGACGTGGCGGCTCCATAGATAACGTAGTTGTTGGAGAGCGCGCCTCGCGCGTAGAGCAATTCCAGGACAGCGCGATGGTTGCCGCTGGCGGCGGCGTGGATCGTACCAATGGCGCATGACCCGTCGTCGGTAGTGACGCCGTGAGGCAAAGGATCGTGCGTGTCGGGAACATGCCGACGCAGGTGAGACCCATCAGCGAGGAGCCGCTCGACAGTCGCTATGGCGCCACGCGCTATGGCGTCTTGAAAGGCACTACTGGTACACTGCGCGCGTGGTCCGCATTTCATACGCAACCAGTCGAGTGCGGCGATGTTGTCGGCATTGGCGGCGCTGTTTGCCGTCGCTTGGCAATGTTTCAGTAGGGCTTGCGCGACATTGACCATATCGCCTTGGTCGGCGTCGCACTGCGCGACGGTATGCGCACCCGACAGCGTGATCAACTTCCACAAACAATCCATGGCCTCGACGTGGCCTCCGAGGCTCTTCCACAAGGAGCCCATGGTGTGGGCACTCATGTCACGCAACCTTTGGCGCGCCATATCGAAAAAGGGCGCACGGCGGCCGATCATCACATCGCGCACAAAAGACAGTCTGGACGTCTCGTGTTGGGCACACCACGAGAGCACGTCGTCGCACGTGAGGCGCGAATCAAAGGAAAACGGCGCTTGAGATTGGGTACGTCGCTCTATATAGTGATAGAGGCTTTTGTTAAACAAAATGTCATAGGCAGCGGCGGTGGACAAACTGCCGACCATGAGATCGCGGACGATCGACTTGACAGACGGGCCTTCAGACGCCAGCGACATGGCGGCATCGAGTCGCTCCAACGTGATCAAAGGCGACTTGATGCATGGCATCCAATCGCCCAGATAGGCCAACCGCGCGGCCTGTGGCCACCGTGCAAGGATCGCGATGCCGCAATCGCGATTCAGGTTCACAAGTGCACATTCGAAAGCCTTCTTGGCATGCGACAGGGATTCGCAGCGATCGGCGAGCCATTCGACACAGTCGATCGCGTTGGCGTTGACAGCACTATAAAGAACATGTGATCCATCGTCGGACATGCGCTCGCAGTGTTTATAGGCAAAGCACACCGCTTCTAGGTTGCCCGATCGTGTCGCCGTGGAAAGTAGGGAAGAGTCCCAATCGAGCAAACGGTGGCGACGACCGTCGTAGAGGAGACGCATGGCGTCAGTGTGGCCGCTTTCAGCTGCTGCGGAGGGCGCATCCATGACGACCGTGGCACCGCCCTCGTCGATGGCCCATCGCATCAGCTGGACGTCACCGGTGTGTGCTGCCTTGACGAGTATGCGGGTGGGACACGCGCCGCCTGCAGATACGGTGGCAATCCACCGCACGACGTCGATACGACCCTTGGCGATGGCGGCATCCAGACAATGGACGTCGACCGACCATGGATCAATGGCGTGTTTGTGGACGACGCCCTCCAGGCAGCCTGCCGATGCCAAGGCGAGTGGCGACATCGTGCGATAGATGCGCCGTTTATCGACAACGTGAAAACGGCGCGAAGCCACGAGAGCCGCGCCTATTTCTCGATGGTCCATCCACGATACGATGGCCGCCACCAGTTCGTTGGGGAGCGAGCGCAACGACGTCCCTCGACGGCTCTGCTTTTCAACGTGTCCAACGCGGCCATGTCGCCCGTGCGTGTGCGAATCGCGCAAAGCAGAGCACTTGGCAGGGGCTACCCCACGAGACTTGTCGTCGTCGCCGCCATTGGCAATGTCCATGGCGTAAAAGGTGCAGCGGAACAGTGGGCAGTAAGGATAGACCGGCCGCTAAAGAGGGAATCAAAGAGATTGGCAGAGGAAAGAAAAAAAGAGCGCAATGTTGGCACGCCCAAAAGCGCCCTGTTGCGTCCACTATCTTGAACCGTGCAGAAGTAGTCCGTCGCCCTCTTTTCTTGTTCTTCTTTTCTTTGTTGATCGCCAATGTTTGTTCTCTTTTTTTTTTCACTTCTCTTGTGTCTGCTGGCTGGCGACTGCAAGTTGGCTTTCTTCTGTGTGTTTTTCATCTCCCGATGCCATGAATAAATGTGATTCGCTGACAGGGCTGAAAAGGTTTTGATTGGGTTTTTTTGGAAAAAAAGAGGAGGTGTCGAAGAGACAGCACAAAGGTGCCGCGCTTTGGGTCCCTCGTGGCGCCATGCCCACGACGGGCCGATATTTTTTTACTGGGATGGCCGGGAAAAAGGGAGCCCACTTTTTTTGTGCTGGTTGTTACGCCTGAGAGAGATTCGCCATTTCTCCACACACACACACACGCCCTCCTCTCTTTTCTCTGGGGATTTATTTTCATATCGCGCTGTCCTTTGGAAAGGGAAAAAAAGTAGACAAGCAGGAAAAAAGACAAGGCGGAATGGTCTGAGCAAATGTATTTTGACAAACTTTTTTTATAAAAAAAAAAGAAAACGAATCGCACGGACAAGAGAAACAGGCAAAGAAAAAGAGGCATGCACGCCTCTGGCTAGGCAGCCACAGAGTCGACTGCAGATGGATAGAAACCAGTCAGACCGCCAGCGATTGATACAATGGTGGTCTCGGGCGTAAAGGCAACAATGCCGGCGCGCGATCCTAGTCGCCGCTCAAAGACGAGACGCGCAAAGGGGCGCATGCACTTGAGCATGGCGACGAGCGCGGGTGCCTCCATGCCCACGAGGGGCGCGAGCGCGCCGGCCGCATCACGATGCGTCTCTTTGACGCCCGCCGTAATGACGATACGGTCGACGATGCGCGACATCAATTCGGCATCGTATTGTTCGTAAAGAGATGGGACCATAACAATGTGAATGCCCGACTCGCGCGCCATGTCGGCAATGCGCGCCATCTTGGCAGAACCGCGGAGCCGCGGCAGCCATTGCCCGTGTAGAATCTTGTGGCCATCCACCAAGAGAGTACGGTGCATCCGAGAGCGATCATTGAGATACGGGATGATTTCGCTGATACTGGATTCAATGTCGCCCCAGTCGAGTGTTTGAGGGTCGATGCGAGCCTCTGCAAGAGGCGTGTCGTCGTCGCCGCCACGCATGCGGTTCATCTCGCATAGCATTCTCGCCTCCAGGAAGCGAGCCGTGACCGACTTGCCTGACGCGCCCGGCGAACCTACGACGAGCGTCACCGAACCACGGATGTCGTCGGCGGCGACCTGTTTGGGCGTAGACAGCCTCCCCTTGAATCCTTCCCATGCGTACACACGCACACCGGCGGCGACGACCGATGGTGGTGTGAGTGCATCGCGAAGCGCCTTGGCGGCCCGACCGAATTCGGGGAGTCGCGACATGCGCCAGTGCGAGGCCACCCATAACCGCGCTGCGCGATCCGACGCGGCGTCACGTGCACCGTTGGCGAGGTAGGCTTTGATGACGCTCTCCAACGGCAATGACGGCAGTGCGTTCAAAAGGTCAGACTCGTTGCCGCAGGAATCAATGTACGAGATCTCCATAGTGTCCTGCATTGGGGGGTTATCTTGGTCCAGCGCTCTTGTTTTTTTGCCTTTTTGTCTAGACTTGCAAAAGAAAGAGAAGAAAAAGAAAAAATGTCTTTCTTATTCGCGTACCTCGCCAATGGGTGGCCCCTCTTTTTCCACTCTTTTTTGCGCTCCCACCAATCCGAGTTGTCTTGTTTGGTTTTAGGCAAATCTTTTGCTTTTCTTTTTCCATTTTTCAAAAAAAAAGAAAGAAAACAGACCCAAAGGTTTCGCTGGCGTCACGTTCTTCTTGTTTATTGGTGTTGGAGCGTTACCGCGTCGACGGGGTCGTGGGCGGCATAAGCCGCGGCGCACTGTTCGAGAGCCGCCACGCACTTGCTTGCCGGCATGGTCAGTTTGAGGTTGCCGTCGCAGGTGCAATTGTCAATGTCAAACGACACTTGACCCTCGGCGTGTCCGATCGTGACGTATCCCTCGTTGCTCATGCTCAACTCGTACTTTTGGTTGGTCTTGATGGCGTCGACGAGGCCCGACCACGCGATGGGGTCGGCACGAGTGGGATCGACATCAAAGGTCATGACGACGCCGTCTGCCGGCGCATAGCGGAACGTGTAGGTGACGATATGGCATTCGCCATTGTGCTTATCGAGCACCATGCGACCCGTGAGCGCTCCACTGGAATCTTCCTTGCCGGACATGTTGATGATGGACGTGGCGTGGATAAAGATGGTGGTGTTTGTCCTCGACCGGTTGATGAGGTATTTGGGCAGGCGCGCGGACCTCTTTTTGTTTGCGCATTGTTCCGTGCGCTTTTGCGAGGGTCGCGAATTGGGCGCTTGTAAAAGGCCGACGCGGGCACTTGCGCCTCTTTGCGCTTGCACCAAGCGAAATGACGACTGCGTCGCGCGTTTTTTTTCTTTGCACCCACTGGTGTACGCCACCACATCCGGATGAACCTTTTTTTTGCGCGACTTTCTTTACCAGACACAAAAACAGCGAGACTTGCAATCCTGGCAATGTGAACGGCTACCTATTGTCTTTGTTTTCTTTTTGGAAAGCGTGTGCCAAAGAGGCTCGTGACGCACTGCACAGACAATCAACCGCCCTCCTCAAAATATCGTGCCAGGGAGCGCATGCGCACATGCAAATGAGGACGGGGCAACCAAATATCTTTAGGGACGGTGGCGGCGACACTGGCAGTGGCAGTGGCAGTGACAATGGCAGTGGCAGTGATGCGGCTCTAGGAGCAAGTGCGCACGGTGCCATCGGGCGCTGTACATTGCGGCGAGTTGCCACACAAAGCCTTGGCCGAGTTGCGCCGCTCATAGGCCGTAAAGAGACCAAACCCGGCACCCAAGAGACCCGTGGCGATCGCCAGTGGACCGCCACTGAGGCCGCCGACAAAGGCGCCCTGCGCGCCAAAGGTAAAGGCCGACGTGAGATAGTCGGTGGCGGCGTTGGCCTGCGGACCGGGACACGCCGGATGGCACTTGGCGATCTTGTATTGTTGGCCGACGTGACACATGATCTGCTGGCCGCTGGCATCCTGGTTGGTCTGCGCATAGGAAAACATCTCGCTGATCCACTTGTTGAAATCGGGTCGCGAGTAGGTCGAATACGGTTTGGTGTACCAGGCAAAAACCACCGCCGCCGGGAAGCCGCGGTTTTCGAGTTGAAAGTGTGTCACGATCGGGTACTCGTAGGCAAATGGGATGAAAAACGCCGACGTCTTGGTGTAGGCGCCCGCGGCGATGGCCCGGTCAATAGCCGCCAGCAGGTCCTTGTAGCGGCTGCGAATCGACACATAGATGTAAAGCGCATAAGCCAGCAGGCTGACCACGAGCGCGATCGAGGTCACCAGGCGCACGGTCTGAATCTGCTTGATGCGCTTGGTGTTGGCCGCCGTCTGCACGGCCCCCAACGCCGCCAGTTCCTCGCCGGTAGTCAGTTGCGAGAGCGCGGCCTGCTGTGCGGCGGCAGCCTGGCGCTGCTGGGCCAGGAGGTCGGCCAGCGTGGCTTGTTGCGCGGCCGTCGTCGGGTTGGATGCCGACATTGGCGGTGCACTGTTCCTGTCGACTCTCTTTCGCTCTGTGGGGTGTATCAGTCAACAGGACGTTGTCGGTTCGTGTTTTCTTGTTGGCCACTCCAAGAGGGTCCACGTTTTCCCTCTGTTGTGCGCCGCGATGTGTCTCCCGCGCAGCCATCATCTAGAACCAGCGCCACACGCACACGTAATGGGAAAAAAAAGATATACAGAAAAAAGAGACCCAACAAAGAGAGCGCACATCCGGACAACGCCCCGGCCCTTCCATCACCGACATCTCTTTTTTTTCTTTCCTGTCCCCAGACGGCAGACCCCACAGCCCGCAAGACAAAAGAGGCTTTTTTTGATGCCTTTTTTTTGTTGGTTTCCATTAACAGTCTTTGGCCTATCGTGCGTCCTGCTGGTGGTTGTTGATCGCTGAGCCCTTTTTTCGCGCTTTTTTCCTAGTCTTTTGGTATGGGCTCAGGACGACAGGCTTCTCGCGTGTGCGGTGTGTGTGCACACGGGGCCGAAAAAATGGCCACGCCAACAAAAAAATATATGTCGTGCAACCGTGCGCGGCTGGTCAGAAGAGGGAAAGAATGAGAGAATTTGTGCGATCGCAAATGGTTTTGCCCAACAGTGGGCATCAAACCTTTTCGACATTTTTTTGGCTTTGACCCAGCGAGTCGCACCCAACAACTTGTTGTTTTTTTCTCTCTCGTGTGGCATCGCCGACCGACATGGGCAGATGAGGTTTTTTTTTCCTTTGCCGATTCGCCAAATGAGGGAGCCCCATTTGCAAAAAGGTCCAGTAATCGGCTATGGCCTCTCTCTCTCTTTTTTGCAGCAACGTCTTTTTGCCCCATGCGCCTATAACACAGACAACTTTTTTCTGTTGTGGTTGTCTTCTTTTCTTTTTTTTTTCGATGGCGATTTTTTGCATTTTGCGATCCATTCTGGGATCGCAGTGTCGGCCCTCGCGGTTTCAACCACGCGCGCTCCCGATAAAAAATCGACCAGCATATCAGGTGTCGTCGGTCGCACTGGAGCAACCGACGGTGGTATGGGTCGTCACAGAACAAAGGCCAAGAGCCTTTTTCATGCGCCGCGCTGCCTTGGCAGGTTGACACGCAGACACGCGCGCCAGATCAAAGAAAATGACTCGACCACTGTCGACCAGGCCATCGGGCGCAGTCGTCGTATCTTCCTTGTCGGCACACTGGGTCCAGTCGATGAGTGGACCAATCCAACCCACATGACGCCAGTGGAGATCGTCGTGGCAAAGACCCTTGGCGGCCATGCTTTCGATAGCACACAGCACAAATGGCACAGCGCCGCGTTCAATAGCGTCAACGGCATCGGTCGCCACGGGAGATGCAAAAGGCATCACCAGCGCCGGCCATCCGCATAAGGAAATCGCGCGCACGCTGTGCTCGCCCCATGCCAGACGCCACACCAGGGCTTCGCGCCAGATGCACCCACCGCTCGCCACATCGCTTTCGTCGCCCGGTTGGAGATCGGTCGATTCGTGTCCAAACTTGATGACCACGTCACAAACAGTGTGGTCGTCGTCATCGTCGCCCCCCTTGTCTTGGCAAAACAGGTGCGCCCTCCACGCGTGGCCATCCCCGCCGGCGCCCATGTCCTTGTTCAGTATATAGTCGCATGTGTCGCCATCACCTCCATTGTCGTGTGCCAGGACCTCGTTGCCGCCCCCTGGTGCAGAGGAGTGGGGCGCGATGCACAATCTATTGCCCTCGCCCGATGCAGATTGGGTTGCACGATACCCGATCCACTGGACGTTTTTACTGGACGTGCTCACCTTGGCCGCGAGACGCATCCCACTTGAGGTCGATGCCCCATGATCGTATGTGTCGCGGCTGGTCTGCGCGTGCATGCGGTGCAACGCGGTGGCCACGGTGGCCACCAACGCGGGGTCGGCACGGTCTATAATAGGACCCGCGCAGAGCGTCTCGATGGCCGGTCCGTGTGCGGTTACGTTGGCACATGTTGATTCAGTATCGCCTTGAAGCCAAAAGACGCGCCACTGGGCATAGGTCGAAAGGATGACCAAGGGCGCCGTGGCGCCGTGGTAGGCCTTGAACATGCACAAGAGGTCATAGACCTGCGACCATACACGCGGGCTGTCGGCAGCATTGCCCTCTGCCGCCAGAACGGCCCCCACAAAAGGCCCCTGGTATTTGGGATCGTCTTTGGTGACGCGAAACAGACAATAGAGGTCGCGGCGGGGCCGAAAGAGATCGAAACCGCATAGGAAAAAGTGGAGTCGGTCAGACAGACCCGTGTCGGCAAGCACGTCGCGCGTGGCGTCGGCGACCAACTCTTTGGTCGAAACGAGCCACGTGCAAGATCCGACGTGCGTCCACGACAACGATTGAGGCATTTGGCACAGAGGCACATCTGGATCGCGATCAAAGGCGCACTCTGTGAGCGCGATTCTGTGTGTCTTGTTTTTGCTGGCGCGACGTCCGTGTGACGCACGCGGGCGCTCGATAGGCGGCAGTCCAAACAGACCGACACTGCTATACCGAGTCGATTTCACTGCAGTCCAAATCGGCGTCCCCCCAAAAAAAAGAGGGCCGATAAAACACAGGGGAAATAGGGAAAAAGGCCGTGAGCAAGGGCGGCGATCAGGAAGAAGGAAAAAAAAGAGAGCCGACCACTGCAAAGGGGCGACTATTTCATTTTGTCACTGCACGTACACCAAATAATAATAATAATACTAATAATAATAATAATTATAACAATGATAACGCGCATTCCTCTTTTTTTTTCTTATCGGCACATACGCGTGGTGCGCAAAAAGTGTGACATTTTTTCACAACACGCCTCAAAAAAAAGAGGAAAGATTGCTGCATACCCAAGTCGACAATTGCCTCGGCAGGGAGACACGCGATGAGACTCGCGATTTCAGTCCTCTTGGCAGCATCCATTGGGGGTGTTTGGGGTGCCCTTGTCTTGTTTTCCTCTTTTGGGTCGACATGTGTAACGGTGACGATGCCTTTTGGCCGTCCCGCGGCGGCTGCGCCTCACAACTCTCTTTTTTTTTTCCTTCTTCTTTTCTTGTGCCCCCAGACACAAGAAGAGAGAAAGAGTCTCAAAAAGAAGAGGGCGATCCCAGACATTGCCCGCGACGACTTGGGTTTCTGGCGTTGATGCCCCTTTTTTCTTTTTTTTTTCTTTTTTTTCCTCGCCCAAATGTGGCTTTGCCGTTAGCCAGTCGCTACGCGACAATGATATCGTGGGCATCCCTTTTCGCATCTGCGAGCACACTGCGCAGCCGACAAGCGATTTCAAAAAAAAAAGACGTCAACGGCGAGGACAGATATGCCCATTGGTCCTTTTCTTTTTTTTTATCTTTGCTGGTGGACAAACAAAAAAGTGGCTCTTGCACGCGCAAAAGAAAAGGTTGGCTTGCAGCCTGCGGCGCATCTAACCCCAAAGTAAGAAGGAATGACGTCGAGAATGGAAAAAGAAGGAAACATGTGAAAAAGAGATTTTTTATAGGAAAAAAAAGAAGGAATCACGAAAACATTTGGGGGTAGAGCATGCACACCGTCACAGTGAGTGAGGGTGCCATGTAGGCGCGCGCAATGCCATCGGCGGCGACAAGAGGCGCAATTCGTGCCACCATGTCGCGATCCATGACAACGCCCGAATCGGCACACGCCATGGCGAGGGCAGTGATGAAGGCGCCCAAATCGCTGCCGCGACGCCCCGCCGAGACTGCATCTGTGACGCGCGCGCAAAAGGACGCATAAGTCGCTGGGCGTCGCGATCGCACGCGCAACGATGGCGCCGAACAATAGATACATGTTGCCAGCAGATCCGGTGGGTCGACCCCCATGGCGACGCGCACGAGCAGTGCAATCATCCGACGCTGTACGCTGTCAATTTCGTGTACGACGCCCATGTCCAAGATGGCTAGACGCAGGCAGCTGTCGGGCGCTTCGGGTCGCGAGTCGTTGATGGCCAACACGTTGCCCTCGTGTACGTCGCCGTGCACAAGGCCAAACTCAAAGACCATGCGACAGACGGCACGTGCCAAAAGATGCGCCGCGGATGAGCGTGCTGCAGGCGTGTCGAGACATCGAATAGGTACGCCATCGACACGCTCCATCGCGAGGCAGTCGTCTGTACAGAGAGCGTCCACGGTAGACGGTACAAACACGGTATGGGTTGGATCGTCTGCAAACAGAGATCGCATGCGCCTGGTGTTGTCGGCCTCGGCACCAAAATCCATATGACGCGCGAGGCCGTCGTCGGCGATGGCCACAAGATGGTCCAGCGCATCAGCAACCAGAGCCTCGCGACATACTCGCGCAATGAGAATACGCCCCAACGCCGAACGCAGAAACCAGGCTATAATGACACGATCGGCCGCCGCGCGGTGCACTGCACTCGGCCGCCGCACTTTGAGAACGAGATCAATCTCTTTTCTGCCCGCACAACTGCACGTGTCATCGTGGTCACGGCACTCGCCGGCTCCACAGGCATACACTTGGGCGACCGATCCACTGGCCAAGAGCCGTGCTCCATCGGGCAGGTTGTAGATGGGCTCGGGTGGAACGCTATCCTGAAGGGATCGCAGTGCGTCGATCAGACCTGGCGTAAAGAGATCAGGGCGTGCGGTTGCCGCCTGGGCCAATTTGATGGCGAGGGGTCCCATCGCAGCCACGGCGCGGCTCGCCTTGCACACGCCCAACCATACGGCCACGGCATAGAGCGACGCCCTCCACGCCAAACTCAAGGCCCTCCACGTGATTGCGGCGCCCGTGCACGCACGACGCCAATCACCCACGGTGGCGCCCATCTCTCTACTATGCCTATACGTATGAATTTGTGTTCCTTTTTTTGTTTCCCTCTTCTATTCTTACTCTATACGGGGCGCGCGATATCTGCGTGCCTCGGCGACGTTGGCGGGGTCCTCTTCTTTTGGTCCCGCGCCGTTTCTCGCGCCGCGCGCACGCACGCCTCTGAGGACGGAGCGAGGGCAAAGGGTAACCAAAAAAGGTCCGCTGACATCGCAGGACTCTAGCGGCGATGGTGGCACATTTGTCGCCAAACATTTGAGGCCAATCTTTTTCTCTCACAGGCAAGGAGGCCGATATTGGTGCGCGCTATGCCGCCACTTTGTGCGTCTCTTTTTTTTTTGAAAAAATTCTCTCTTTCTTGCAACGGGATGCAAAAAAAGCGGCCAAAAATCGGCAAATTGCAACAAGCGCCATCGCGGGCTATTTTCGTTCCTTCTTTTCTTTTCCTTCCCATATTGTGGTTTGTTGCCTCGTGAGGCCCAAAGGCGCGGGCTTTTTATCAGGCAAAATGCACACCACCAAAAGGTACCCAAGATAATGCCAACAAAAACGCGTACGGCAAAAAAGACAAGGCTATGGGTCTCATCCAATGGCGGCGGTTGTAGGTTGTCAGAGCGCAACAAAAAACATGGGCATGCCGTCGTGGCAAAACTACGCAACGCGACGAGGCGACACAGCACTGACCGCGTCCTTTTTTTTTGTTTTCTTGCTGGGCCGAGCCAGGGAAGATTTTTTGCGACAAAAAAACAAGGAAGATGCTTCCACAGACGTTGGCCTCGATTCGCACCGTGTATCCCGATTGCATCGTCGAGTTGGGACCATATTGCGCAAAAGACGACGACCGTGCCGAAAAAGACCACGGCACATCGGATGTCGATGTCGGATCGGCCGTCATTGTTGGCCATCGGGCTGTTTTAAGCAAGCTGCCCTACTTTGCTGCTCTATTTGCGCGTGCCAATCATGTGCGCGTGGATAGCGGTGGCCTAGAAGGTGCACAGCGATCTTTTCGACTTGTGTATCGAGCCTGCCTGCCCTTTCAACGCGATAGCCTAGACTTTCTGGTCGATCTGCTCTATGGCACTGCAAAGCACTTTGGCATCGTCTCCAAGTGTGACGATCCGGTCGACGTCATAGGCGCGGCCATCTACCTAGGCTTTGATACTCGTGATGTCGAGACACTTGTCGAGGTGTTGGCCGCCACGTTGCTCAAGAATTTGGGTCGCCTCCGCTCTGGCGGCGATAACGACTGTGGCGGCAACGGCGCGTACCAACAACTTGCTGCATTTGTACTGCACATGACCGACTCTGGTTTACCCGACACAATCAAACGGACCGTACTTGGGCGCATGTTTGGCTTCTTGAACAGCGCTGATCGTCTCAAGATACACAGTAGCCTTGTGCCGGCCGACTATTATCGGCCGGATGCTGTAGGCGTCGGCGCCGTCAATGTCGATTCGAACGGAATCCGTTGGCGCGAGATTACGCTTGTGTGTGACCAATACACCGGCGGATGGGGAGCAGAGGTAATTCATCAAGGCCTGGTTTTCCGCGCCAAGGCATCGTGCGGCCCCTGCTTTGAAGACGAAGATGTGACTGTGTCCATCTCGGTGACGCCCGAGGGCGAAACGCTAGGAGTATGGCAGCGCTCCGAGATGGCACCCGACGGGGCCATCAACGTTGTTCCACGGGCCATGACTGCTCGCATCGACGCGTACCACCCGATCGCGTGCACACCCGCATGCGAGCGCACCTTATGGTCGTGGTCTGTACGTGATACGCCAGCGTCTGCTGCACACCTGGCGTATCCCAAAGACGCAGTTTTTGTGCCGTGCGGATTTTCAAAGACTGCAAAGGATGGTCGTACCGCGGCGCGCCGTCGCCCTTTCGGCGTCACCATTGAAGGCCCATTTGAGAGGTATCCGCGGGCCGTGGCGTGTCTTGTGCACATTCAGGTGGAAGAACAGACGACGCCCATCCCCTAGATGGTTTTTGTTGTCGTTTTTTATCTCTGCGTTGCTGTTGTTTGTTTCATCTGTCGGCACGCCGACGCCGCACATCACTGCCGCCGGGAGAAAAAAGACACATTGAATAAATGCGCCTTTTGTGCGTGGTTCGTCTTTTCTCGTCTCGATCTCTCTCCTGGCAGACGGCGCAAGTAGCAGTGGCAGTGGGCTACAGTGGTCCATGGGGGCCTCTGACGCGTGCGCCCAGCGGCCACCCGACCGCGCGTCCAAAAGACGGAACACATCCTAGGGAAACCGCAGGCACAAAGGGAGGGCTCTACACGCGCACGCAATTAGCGCCATGCGGCAAAAGATAGAGGCAGTCAATGACAAACAGGCCATATGCGATGGCGACAAGGACTGCGAGATCCTTGTCGTGTCAGATCTCTGCGACGGTGTCCGATCGATCGAGCGCATAGGGTGCCGACGCGATGCGCTCGCTGCCGCGGCCTATTTTGGCATGCTCTTTGCGCGCGCGCAGCCCACCGTCGTCGATCGTGACCGCCGCATTGTGCCGACCTATACGATAACGGTACCCTTTGACGGGAATGCCGTCGCGTTTTTATTGCACCGTCTCCACAGAGGCGTGGGTTCCAACGACAACAATGCCAACGATGATAGCAGCGGCAATGGCAATAACGGCGACGCAAAATGCAATCTCGACCAGATTATTGGCGCGTCACTCTTTTTCGGCATGCCCCAACAATGGGTGGAGAATCTCGTGGTCGATTTCTTACGCACGCTCGCGAACCACGGCACACTATTAGGACACACTAGCACGCAAACCACCAAAGGCTCTGGCAATAGCATAGATGCATTTGCGCTTTATCTGCTGGAGAGCGACCTTGTGGGCGATATCAAATTGCACCTTTGTCGGCGCTTTGCCTACCTTTTGCAGACGACGCCCGCGGCTGTCCGAGGGCACTGTTACAACCCGCATGTGGCCCATGCTACAGCGCGCGGCGACGACGGTATCATGTGGCGCGCTGTACGCCTGGCCTTTGACACAATTGGCCACGGCACCAACAGCGCTTCATGTGCCGGCATAGAATTGTCAGTGTCTCTAGTCTTTGAAAGTACAGAGCATGGGCCTGCCAAAGGCGCTGACCCTATTCATGATCGTCGTCGTCATAACGGCGGCGGTAATAACAATAACAACGACGGCGACGCCAATAGGAACGGCGACAGAGAGCGCAAGAGCGACGCCAATTGCCGACACGATGTGATCTTGTCTATACACTCTGCGCCTGTGGGCGAACAATTGGGCAGGTGGACGCGCGATGAGCCTTTTCCGCCGGGTGTTCTGTACGCGATGCCATGTGCGATGCGTGCGCGAGTCCGTCTCTACCACCCGACACGTGGGATCGTTGTTGACGATGTGCCTATTAGTTCGTGGTGCACTGTACCAACGACGTTGCCCCAAACCGGTACGGGAGGTGCGGCGCTCAGACGTCGCGGCGTACCCGTACCGCATGGATTCGATCGCGCCTGTCAGGGCAGCCCTCATTGTGCCAGGCGCGCGCCGCGTACTGCGACAATCGCCGTGGACGTTGATTCGCGCGATCGCGCTTTGTGGGCATGCGAGGTGGCCCTCTTTTTGTGCCCTCACGATCAAGGATCACCGTCAACAGAAATGTCGTGAACAAGGCAAAACCCTCTTTGTTTCTTTTTTTTTTTCGGTGGCCTGTTCCTTTTGCATTCCCTTTTCTCCTCCCGCAAAAATGTATTGCGTTGTGTCGCACAACAACCTCTCAAAAAAAAAGATAGAGGACTACATAAAAAACCGGCCACTGCAGGCTTTTCCTTTTCTTCACGGCCAGCCGTATAGGGAGAGGGCGATGCGGCGCATTTTACCTGACGGTGATTTTCGCACATCCAACCTGATTCGACGCGCAACGCCATCTATGGCTAGAAAAAGAATGCACGAGGAGAAGAAGAAGAACAAAGAAACGGTAAAAAGGCGAATTGACGGTGCAGAGAAATAGGGGGAAAAGCCTACAGGGGAAAAAGACGGGGACGATTTCAAGTTGCCGCTTGTTTATTTCTTGTAAAATCACACAACAGACGTGGTCCGGTGTGATGTGTTGGCGGCCAACGCTTTGTCGTCCTAGTCGGGATCGCTCGTCACTTGAATATAGGGCGATCCATAGTGTCCATCATCGAGATGGACATAGAGCCACAACCCTGTAGACGACGCTTGCACCACTGCGCTGGAGCACGTAAAATCGCGCTCGATAAAGGCGCACACGGCCTCTTTGTTGGTGATCACCATACGGCGGCCATCGCTCGTGGTCTCGAAAATGATTCTCTGGCGACCGCGCGGCGAACACAGATAGTGGCGCGTCTGTTGGGCGGCGTGGCGCTGGCGGATAACAGGTTCAGCGCCAGGCTCAACATGCAAATTGATTCCATCCATGACGCCAACGGTCGAGCGGTGGCAATGAGGCTCTCTTCTTCACAGGCTTTCCGTGGTGCTATGCAAAAAAACCGAGCACCAACAAGAAAGTATCCAACAAAAATCGAGGAATGCCCCGTCGCCATTGCCTTGCCAACAATGTGATGGCAGGAACGAAGAGAGAATCGTTTGATGCTTTTTTTTAAAAAAAAACATGGCATGCGGTAATGTCATCGGCCTATGGCCACACACACACACGAGCGCACATGGCGACCATGGCCACAAAAATAAAAAAAGGAATGTTTCCAACACAAACATGTGGCCAGACGGTTTATGTATTCTTCTTTTTTTGCGATGAAAACAGTGGCGCGCGCGATATGGCAGATTCTCACGCGCTTGGTTTGTTTCCAAGAAACAACGGGACACGGAGACGGTGTGACGGCGGGCACGGCGCCAAACAGGGAGGAAAAAAGAACAAACAAAAAAGAAAGAGCCGCAGGGCGAAAATCGGGACCCTTTTGGCAAAGCGCTGGTCGTGTTGCGACGCCGGCACAAGAGAGGGGTCAAATCGATCGACTTTGTAGACTGCCAGAGAAAAAGAAAAGAAAAGAAAATAAATAACCTGTCTTCGTTGCACGTGTGCGCGCGCATGGATCCATCAGTCGACCGTCTCTACAAAGAGGCCAAGCTAGGCATGTGGGACGGCGTGCTGGAGCGCCTCAAGTCCGACGATAGACTGGCAGCAAAGGCCGCTGTTTATGCGCGTCCCGCGTCTGGGTGGACTTTGCTTCATCAAGCCGCCTTTTGGGGCAACGACGAGGCGTGCCGTCTCCTCTTGGATGCTGGAGCGTCACCGGCGGCCATGTGCCATGCGGGCACGCGTCCCGATCAGGCGGCGCGCCGACGCAAACACGACGATCTAGCGGGCTGGTTGTGCGGTCTCGCGGACGCCGCCGAGGCCTCGCGCGCGTTGCACGCACATGAACAGCGACACGCGCCGACAATATCGACCGGTCTGGGTGCCATTGTGCTCAACGCGTGCAGTGACGGGATGGACCGCTTGCGGCGCCTCTCCAAGAGTGCACGTGCGCCTGTCGCAACGACAAGCGACACGCCACACGCGATCGCCTCGTGCAGTCGCCGCTACAGCGAGGCGATCGAAAAGCGTGCGGCGGCGCACATCTATATCGCCTATGGCGGTGGTTTGGTCTGCGTGCCCCAGGGTGCGCGGTACTATGTGGATACCGCTGGGGACGTCCTTGTGGGGTGGCACGGCACTTGTGACCCTCCGTTGGACATGGACGGTGTACCCCTCGTCTGAACCGATTGCCATCTTTTCCTTTTCTTTTTTTTTCTTCTTTTGTGGGGCGAGCAGCCGCGCACTGCCACGGGCTACTTTGGGCACTGTGCATTGCAAGATCCTCTGACCTGGCCACTCTCTGGAAAAAACCGAAAAAAAGGAACCAGCAGAGCGGGATAGGAAAAGAAAAGAGGACAGGCAGGGAGACGCCACAAACAAGGACGCCGCACGATTTGTCCCGGTGCCGGCATGGCGCGGCCTCGACAAAGGATTTTGAGAGGTCGAACCAGATGGGAGCAGACGGGAGAAAGTAAAAAAGGAAACCCGCGTCTGGGTGAGGAAAAAAAAGAGGATGCAGAGCGCGCAAGCAGCGCAACAGCCGTTGTGATCACGGTCGCCGACAGGGAAAAAGAATCAACGGGGAGGGAAAAGCAGACAATGTCCACCGCACAAATGACGACATCGATTACCACGTCAACGACAACCGCGCCCGGTGTTGTCGCGACAGCGCCCATCACGCAACCGGCGCCACAGGCACAGATCCAACCTGCGCAGTCACAGGATGGACGATTCTTTTTGCGTCAACGGCGTCCGGCCGTGTCCGATGCGTTGGCGCGCGCGTCGGCCTTTGTGGCCGGCGATGGTCGCGCCGGAGCGCCACTGCCGAGCGCGACGTGTCTTCAATATGTCGACACGATTGTGGACGCCGTCGAGTATTGCACGCCCGGTTTGCCTACCTACGATCGCGCCAAGTGCGCGTCGGTGGTGTCGTCGGCCACGTGTCCCGAGATCACGTGCCTCGCTCAGGGCATCGGTTATGTGGCGGGCGCCACCACCGACCAATTGTGTGCCGACATTGACAGCGTGGTCACGACACTCGAATCGCCCGAGGCCGCCGCGCGCACGGCGCAGGCCTTTCCCTGGCTCAGTCAGACTCTAGCGCCGTGCGTGCAAAACATATGTTCGACGACGGCGCATCCGGTGACGGCCGCTCGGTTGCGGTCGGCGTCGCGCACCTACGCACGCAACGTCGTACTCGGACGGCTCAACCGATTCGAACGCTTTGTCATAGATCACATCGTACCCATCGCCATCATTGTCTCTGTGCTCGTCTTGGGCGCGCTCGTCCTCTTGGGCGTGCGCGACTATCGCCTCTCGTCGCGTCTGCGTGCCGCCGAGGCCGCGCTCGCTGCGCGCCCCACCATCGCCGTGCCTGTCGTCGTGCGCCCGTGATTCATCCTTTTGTCTTTCGTTGTTGTTTGTTGTTGTGTTCTCCCAAAAAAAGGGCAATCCCCGCCGTGGCATTGCAACAAAAAAAAAGAACAAGAGAGATGCCCCCTAGTTCTATTTTTCTTTTTCTTTTTTTTCCTTCTCCACGGCACATGCGGGCGATAGGATTTGTTCGTCTTGGAGCACCGACGGTCGCCGGAAGGGACAGACAATAGTCGTCACCGTGATGCATCCACACCCCACTCTTTTTTTTGCGCCTCTTTTTTTTCTGTTGGCATGGCCTTTTTGTTGGCGCTCGTCAACCAATGGGGCCGTGCGGCGACAGACAAGAAAAAAAAAGTCGGCCCCGCATCGAGGGGCAAAGCGCCCACCCAAGTCACCACAGGCGCCGTCTTGAGCGCGTCCTCTTTTTTTTTTTTTCAATGTCCCCTTGGGTTGCATTTTTCGTCGGAGCCAATCACATTGGTCTTGTTCTTTTCCAGTGTTTTGCGCCGACCGCCGCGCGGCGAGAGCCAGCGGACCTCAAGAACCCAAGAGGCCGGCAGTACACGACCCCACCGCGGCACGCGGGGAAATAAAATAGGCGAAATGGCGATTTTTAGGGGGTGCGTGCAGCAAGATAATGCGGCCGTGTTGGCAACGCGCACACGCCGGTTGATTTTGGTTTTTATAATTTTTTGTTTTTTTTTGGGGTGAACGGAAAAGAGCAAACAAAGAGAGAGAGAGAGAGAGGCAGACAGATGGCAAAAGGACCTAGGTAGGAGGCGTGTCGACCACCACGCGGTACGAATGGGTGGTTTCGAGTGTGCCCAACGGGCGTCGGTAATAGACAATGTCCCCCGGATCGAGTCCATAGTAGCGCGAGATGGCATCGGTCCTCAACTGCCGTGGCAGCAACGTGTCGTCAACAAGACCGAGGCGTGCAAGGAGGGCCGCCTTTTGCTGGGGCGAGAGCACGTCGTGCGGCGGCACGAGCCGGTGGTCGGCGGGACAGAAAAAGTGTTGGTCATAGGTGGCCAATTCGACGTGCTGGTGGGGCGCAATCGATTTTTCAATCTCGCCGGGCACCTGGGTCGTGTTGCCGTGGCACGACAGAACGAGCGCGCGCCAGGGCGTCTCGCCCGACACGGAACGAGCCATGCGCGTGATGACCTCGCGTATGGTGCCCACGTTGACCTTGGGCACGCCCGTAAAGACCACGAGGATCGAGCCGCGCGGGCGGTTGACCCGCGCGCGTCTCAACCCGGCCGCGTGCGCGGTCGCCAGCGCCGCGTCGATAGACTCTTGCGTCTGCGGTGGTACAAGTCGAAAGAGAGGCGTCTTGCGTGCTTTGGACTCGCTGATCGACGGCTCCATGGCAGTGCCGACAGCGTATCCGCGCCGGTCCAGCATCTCGCGTACATGAGGCCACGCGCGCGCAATCATTTCGGGTGCGTGCGGGTCATCGGGCACCGGGCGGGACGACGAACGCGACGCGCGTGCTTTAGGCGCCGTAGCCGTCGTCGCCACTGCAGTGGTGTCGCCGGTGGTCTGCGCTTTGTTTGTGTGCGTCGGGGTGCTCATTTTTCTGCGCGTGTATCCTCGTGCGGGTGGCCAGTGCGCTTCCGGAGGATCTCTTCTTTTTTTGGCAGTCGCTGTCTCTTCTTTCTTTGCGTGTATGATGCGCTTGCGCCAGGCGAGGAGAAAAAAACAAAAAACCAAAGAGGACGATAGGAAAACCAAAAGCGGGCAGAGAGGAGGTGGCAGAATGCGCCACCGTGCGATCCCTGCAACTACAACAACGGGACGAGAGGCATCGGCTCTTACGGGCTCGTTTCTTTTTTTTTTGTTTTCTTTTGTACAAGCGCACGCCGACCGTGGCGCGAGCGCTCAATGCTTCTTGGCAAACCGCCAATCGCCCCCATTGCGCCACAACAACAACATCTATAGTTGGTGAACTCTCAAAAGGGGCAAAAGAAAGTCATAAAAAAAGCCAATGTGCTGTCCCAAAAAGTGTCTACAGCCTCTTGTTTCGTCTGCTTGGGAATTCATAAGAATGCCGACAGCAGACATGTCTCGCTCCTCACATGTCTACAATTTTTTGGCGGACAAAACAACAGGCTGTAGACACTTTTGGGGACAGCACGTTGACTTTTTTATGACTTTCTTTTGCCCCTTTTGAGAGTTCACCGACTGTACCACTAACCGCCCTTTTCGCCCCTCTTTGCCGTGTGGCAAAATGGCGCATATCCGGGGAGCCCTAAGCGAGGCCACTAGCACGACGAGAGGAGCAGAAAAAAAAAGAGTGAGCAATCGCGCCACATCTTTTTTCCCCTATGGCGCTTTTAGCGAGAGGGCGGGGATGGCTGCATGCCCGAGCCCGCGCCATGTTGCCATGTTCAAAAAAAAAAGGAAAAAAAAAGATGTAGGCGTGCCATCAAACACACGCGTCATTTTTCGAATGGTCGTTATTTGGCTTTTTTGTCTTTTTTTTTGAAAAAATAATGAAAGGAAAAAGGTGGCAAGTGCCGGGAATGGTTACAGTACAACCGTCGCGGAAAGCAAGACCAAGAAAAAAAAAGGCATACGACAACAACACTCGCGCGCAGACATCCCTTTCTCGATTATGGAATCGTTGCGCGATTGACACACCGCGACATCCGCGCACAAGGGTCGCACTTTCCTTGTCCCGCCTTTTTCACCAGGCAGAGAGGAATAATGAAAAAAGTGCAGGCCTGAAAAAAAAAAGAGCGCGGCGATCGCCAAGAGAAAAGGCGTTGTCGGCCAGGAGAAAGGAAAAAAAGGGGCTTGAGACACGGTCACGAACGCGCGCCGGGTCGAAAAAAAGACTGAATGGACCGCTGGGTGGGACCGATCACTCGACGGTCCTTGTTTGCCACCGCAGGCAGCCCCTTGTCGATGTCGGCCATGGTGCGACTGCGCTTTTGGCCTGTGCGGTGCCCTAGGTCGGTTGAATCGTTGGTGGCGTGCGCGACGGTAGCCGAGACGCGATCGATGGCACGTCGCGCAGTACGATTCAAGTGAGTGCACACGACCGTCCAACACTGCGCGGTACGCACTAGGGCGGCGGCGTCGACACGGTCGTCTGTCCATTCTACCAAAGCCGCCGCCGCCGTTGTTGTTGTCGATTCCAGAGCAGTCGGCGTGGCCGGGTTGATCCATGGCCGTTTGAGGTTGACGCCACTGCGATGGTGCCAGATGGCCTCGCGCACGACCTCGGCCGTATAACGCCCTTGGGTCGCCTGTGCGACCTCGGCGCATATATGTGGAAAGCAATGAAAGTCAGCGGCTTCAATGGGCACCGACGCCACCAACGAGGCCATGACATCGGGCAGAGGCGTGCCGCCATCTGCTGCTCCAGAGGCAGAGCCCGGTGCGGATCCCACGGCATTGACCAACGACTCGACAGTCTCGTGCCATGCTGTGCCGGCTGCGTCACCGAGACGAGCCTGCCAGAGCGATGCAGCGCGAGCCAACATGCGCATGTCGCCCGGCGTACCGCCATAGCACACGCGAAGCAGTATAGAGTCGACGAGGGGGTGGTTGGCGGAGTCACCGAGACGGGCACGCGCCTCGACGCTTGGCTCAGGTCGGGGCATACAGTCGCGCACGGGCAGCGCCGCGGCGCGATACATGGCGTTCACCACGAGGCCAATGTCGGTGGCATCCAGGCAAAATCCCTTGGCGTGGGCGGCCATCAACCAGACGAGCACGGGCACCTCGGGGAGCGCGATCGCGTCCTCGACGAGAATCACGAGGGCGCGGCGCAAGAGTTGGTCCAGGCCACCGGCGTGGACAAGACCCCACGCAAATCGCGCACAGTCATCTGGCATGCCGCGGCGCACGCACTTTTGGATGGCACTCTTGAAAACGGGCCTGCAGCCCTTGTACGCCGTCGGCGCGTCGGTGTGGGATGACACGCACGCCGCCGAGACGTTGGCCAGTGCCGCTGTTGTCCACAAGACAATGCAATCCACCGCAGGCTGCGGCATAGCCAAAGTGCGTGCGCGGCCCACATCGACGACGCCAACGCGTACAAAGCGCTCGTCGCCTCTGGGAGAGTACCGTTGAAAGGCCGCTTGGTCGCGTGCCGACCGCACAAAGTGCATGACGGTCTGCGAGTCGCCCATCTCGGCCGAGCCTCGATTCTGAACCGCTCTTTCTTTGTTCTTTTTAATTTGCGTGTGTGTTTGTGTGTGGGCGTGTATAATGCGTGCCTTGGCCAGTGTGTCTGAACCAACACCTATCAAAAGAGAGAGAGATGACCAGAATTGATGCAAAGAAAAAAAAGGAGACGGGAGCAATTCGCCCAATGCGTGCAATGCGGCACGCAAAGTCCCTAGTTCGGGCGCTTCTCGGGCCTCTGCCCTTTATTCTGGCACGGGACCGCTCCTTTATCTTTCCCCCCCCCCCAACAATTTTGTGCGACCCATTGCAGCGGATTGCGCCCATTGGTAGACCAAAAATGTTGCTTTGCGGATCACGCCTTTTTTTCTTCTTCTCCACAAGAGTGGATTCTTTCTCGGCGAAAGAAAAAGAGAAGAGGCTCCCCGGACAGACGCCGAGATGGACGCGGCGAACCGCGCAGTTTGTGTGTTTCACGGCCGGCCGCATTCTTGTTGTCCCTTTTGGCTCGATGCATGTTGCTAGGCGACGCAACACACCATATATTGACGTGCTTATTTTTCTTGGATCGCAAAGTGCCTTTTGTTCACAAACATTTTTGTGACATTGGCGGGCACCCTTTTTTCGCCTCCATTTTCTTGTGGTCGACGCGCTTTGCGATTGCTTTCTTTTTCTGTTTCCTTTTTTTCCTGATAGAACACGGCGATCGTGTGGGGGTGAGGGTTGCCTTTTTTTCCCTGGTGCAGGCGCTCCGTAATCGGTCCGCCGCATCTTTTTTTTTCTTGTGCGTGCACGTGCGCAACAAGAGCAGTCGCCTTTTCGTGTGAGCACCTTTCCGCTCCCCAAAAAAATGCGCCCAGGTGCAGTCGGCGCTCGCGCGCCTGGGGTCCACTCGGGCAGATGGTCGCCCAGGCTGCGACCGTTGACGATCCATCGTAGCGGCTCGACCGCCGGCAGGGCCAAAGTGGAACCGTCACACGGAAAGGACTCTTGCCGCATTTTGCTTTTTCCCCCCTTGCAGGTTCGAGCCCCGTTCTTTTTTTTGAGCGTTTTTTCGAGCGTTTTTCCGAGATCCTGTATTCTCTATCTCTTTCCTATTATGACTGTAGCCTCTTTTTTGTGCCGTATTCTGTGCCGTCCCTGTCGTGGCCGTTACTCACCCCACTTTTTTCCTTCCTTTTTTTGCATGTGCGTTGTTTTTTTAAAAAAAATCTCTATCGCGCTGGCAATCAACCTGCCACGCGACTGATTCTCTATATACCTGTGCTCCAGACGCGCGCGCACACACACACACCTGTAGCCCCATCACTGCCGTCAATGAACAACAGATCCAACACCAGCAACCTTGGAGCCGCCAGCGGCAACACGGCCGGCAACCGCACGGCGCTCGACGCAGATGCTTTTGTCGCCGCGCTGCTCCAGCAGCAATCTCCTCAGACCAATCAGGCGGCCGTTCGCTCGCCTGCCTCGCAGGCGGCCGGCGCAAGCCTAATGGGCAGCGGTGCCGTTCCGGCACGCAGGGGCGCCACACGCGGTCGTGGTTCGTCCACCCGAGGCGGCGGTCTGTCGCGCCAGCAGCAGCCGGCTGGCACGGGTCTGTCGCCCCTTGGGAGCCAACAGTTTACCAACGTGCCCTCTCCTCTCCAGGCTGCCTCGTTGCCTTTGCAGTCACAACAGTCACAGCAGCAACCTCCCCAGAGGTCTGCTAGCGTTGCCTCTCGCGGCCGTCCAGCTGGCAGGGGTGCGACACAGCGCACGGGTGCGCGCGCTGCGTCTGCCCAGGCGACCGATCAACAGGCGGCGTTGGCCTCGCTTCTGGGCCTTGGCGCCGCTCCTGCGACCGCCGGTGCGGGTTCCTTGGCGCCGCCCCAGCAGAGCGCTGGTGCGCGCCGCCCGCGCGCCGCTGGCACGGCGGGCGCCGTGGCCAATGCCGGCACGGCAAACAATCTGCTCGGGCAGCAGGGTGGTGGACAACAGCAACAGCAGCAGCAACGTCAGGCATTGTCTCTGGGTGCCCAGGCGACCAACGCCGGCGCGCTCAGCAATGTCAACAATCTGTCGGGCCTGTTTGGTCAACAGGATGCATTGGGTCAGTCACAACAGCGTGCGACGCGCCGCCCTCGGTCTGCGGCCGCCGGTGCCCAAACCCAGCCGACCAGCCTCGGTGCCGTCAATTTTGCCTATGGAGACGGCATGGCCGATGACAACAAGATGGTCGACGGCGCCCTGAGCAACAAGAAAAAGTATATTTTGGTCAGCCAAGATGGCCACCGCGAGGGACCCCAGTATCTGAGCAGCAGCGCCAATGGCGCAGCGCTCAAGGCCGCCACAACAGGACGCACGGACATTTATCTGTGGGACCGCAACCACAAGGCGGCCCCCGGTGGCCGTGTCTATTCGTACGCCGGTGGGTCGGCCCCCATCACCAACCCGTCAGAGTTCACCATGAAGCATGGCATTACGACAAAGCCCATGGTCAAGAGTCGCGGCTATGTTGACCTCGATGCCAACTATGCGCCGATGGAGCGCAGGTAGACCGCCGGCACATTCTAGGCTCCTCTCTCTTTTTTTTGCTCGGTAACGGGAACGAAAAACGCGTGCGTGCGACGCCAAATAAATCACACATTAAAAAAAAAGGGAAAGTGACTCAACCACAGACGAGAACGCCAAGGACAACGAGCGCGCTTTGTCGCGTCAGAAGAATATCAAACATTTTTTTAGAGAAAAAGGTTTAGGCGAATGGGCACATGGCGTCTGTGGACAAAAAGAGGCCAAGATTTTTTGTGGCGTGACAGACACGGGCACAAGGGAAAAAGAGAGAGAGAGACCGACGCCTTCAATGAAGGCCGGCCGATTCACGCGCAAGAGCCTTTTGTTGGGAGCCGATGGTCGCCAGGGAGAAAAAGGTCCTTGTGGCCTCGCCTTTTTTCCCTTTTTTTTCTCTCTTCGGTTGTGTGAGTGCCGTTGGAAGCCAACGCCACAATGCGCCTCCTCCCCCCCCCAAGATGGGTGTCCTCGTATCGCTGGTTGTGTAGCAGAACCTCTTTTTTTTCCTCTCATTCTTTGGCGTGTTTTTGTGCATGCAATGGGCATGCATGGAGCGGCGCAAGTGGATGAGGGGCATGCGCGCGACACGTTATTGCCGTGCAAGTGTTCTTTGCGTGGCTTTGGCGCGAATGTCGGGTAGACGACCGGCGCGCCGCCGGGCAGATGCCACACACCGAGGCGGAACCCTGGAATCGGTGACCCCAAGGACAAAAGGGCAGCCGCGTCTGCACGCCTACCGCTGCCGCCGTTGTTCTCGCTTTCAGTGCGCCATCGACACAAAACAAAAGAGAGAACCAAGAGAAAAAGAGATAGGAAAATTCAAAAAAAGAAACCCCAAAGAGGCACGTGCAAAGAGAGCGAGCGCTTGCATCGAGGAGGGCAACAGGAAAAAAAACAGGGAAAAAGGGAGGAAAAGAAAATGATGCGATCGCGCGGAGCGGGTTCGACGACGGTGGTGCTCGAAAGGCCGCCGTCGCCCGTCACCATGGCGTTGGAGCCATCGCTCGACGCCCTCCTGGCCGAAGAGGAAGACGCCCAGCGACGCCAAGAGGACATCCTCGACCGTCTCGGCTTGGCCTACGCCACGTCCTACCGCACGTTGGGTGTCGACGAACTACCCTATTTGGAGGGCCGTCAGCCCGTGGGCGACCCGGCCGAGGCTGCGCGCTGGCGTTGGGAACCCGTCACGCAAAAGTTTGTCAATCGCGAGACGCGCGACTATATGACGCGTAGCGAATACCTGGCCACTTTTTACCCTGATGTGCTGGCCGAACGTAGCACGTGCCGTCATGTGCCTGTCGAGAGCGTGCAACTTGGTCCAGGCCTGCCGGCGGCGGCCGATCCGTCGCTCGCCAACAAGCCAGACAATGTTGCCGCCGTCGCCGCCTATGTATTTGATGTCGCCGGCGATCTCGTCACATCCAATGCCGTTCTTGTGGATCGCGATGCGACACGCCGCGAGATTGTGAGGGCTCTTGTCGAAAGCGGCGCGCTGCCGCCCGATGCCGATGAAGACGCCTATCGCGTGGTTCTCCCGCATCCGCGTCTCTTTGATTTCGAGGCTGCCGCAGCATCGCCCGGTGCGCCTGTGCGCGATCTCTACGAAGGCACAGGCATCGGTGACGCGCTAGAACGCTTTGGCGGTCTTGGCGGCGACGATGCCCAACGCCTTTCGCTTGTTGTGCCTGCGTTGATCGAGCCCGTGCGACGCCAAGGGCAACGGCTGGCGCGTGCATCGACCAGACCCGTCGTCCTACAGCGCGGCGGCACGATGCGTGAGCGCCTCGATGCGTTGGTACGTGAAACGGCAGCGCGGCGCGAGGAATTGCGTAGGTTGGCCCAACTTGCCGGGCGCACCTTGGAGGGGCGTGCCATCGAGGAAGAAGAGGCCATGGCCCAAAGACGCCGGGCTAGGGCCGAAGCTGCAGCTGCCGGCCGTCCCTTGGGTGTGAGACGCGAGGTGGTATCGCCCGAGGCCGAGGCCGAGTTGGAGGCGGCGCTCATTGCGCTCTTTGGTTCGGCCACAGGCACGCAACCGCTGGCGCCCGGCGATGAAGCTGCCGTCATTGAATGGCTTGTCAGTGCCATTTTGAGTGGGCGCGTGACCGAGGGCGTCGATTACGGCGCGGCCTATGATGCCCTACGGCGACGCCTGCTCGACGAGGCCTTTGCGGCGTCTGGCGGTGCCGAGGCCGCTGTCTCGCCCCTCCAAGGCGCGGCCGGTCCGCGCGTGGTCCTCGCCTTTTTGCAACAGATTGACGCGTTGGTCGACGACGCTCGTGAGATTGAGAGACGTGCCGCCACGAGTCGCGAGCGCATACCCGTGTTTGACGAGGCTACGGGCGACGTTGTTGCCTTTGAGGAGCGTCTGCCCGCCGCCGACGAGCCCGATCCGAGCGACGTGCCCATTGCCGTCGTGCGCGGCGTACCCGTCCTACCGCCCGATGCCATTGCGCGCGCCGAAGGCGTGATCGACGTGGCGCGCGTGCAGTGCCACACATGTCGTCGGTGGCGTGCCGTTCGACCCGAGGCCATGGAACAGCGCGTCGACTATGCCATTCGCTACGATGCGGCGGCGTCGGCCGAAGACGAACCGCTGGCCGAGGGCGCCGCGCCATTGGCTCCCGCCGAGGCCGAGTGCGTTCGCTTTGGCTTTGAGTTTCAACACACGCTGCCCACGGGGCTGCCGCCGACCCCCGAGGGCCGGCGTGATGTCGAGCGTGTACCCATGGACGCGCAGTACGTTGTGGTGCGCACACCGGCACCACGCCGACTCGCCGACACCGTACCCGACGCAATGCGCCCATTGGGTGTCGACACCATCGAAGGGTTTGGCATTGCCGGGCGCACGACCGACGAACGCGGACGCGATGTGTACGACATTGAATTTGGTCTCTTGCCGGGGCAATCGTTTTTGGTGCCGGCGGCATCGGTCGACCTCTATATCATTCCATCGCGCGATTCCATCTCGCGCTCGACGGGTCTGGTCACCGTGGTGGCCACAGCAGGCGGCGAAGAAGAGGACGAGGACGAAGAGGCAACGACCATGGGCGAAGGCGCAGCCTACCGAGGTGGCTATGGCGCAATCGAACGCCGTGTGGTCCCCGGCGGCCGCGCGGTCAATTACTTTTGCGAGTTGGCCGGTGGTGCGGGCCTGCTCCGGGTGCCGATCACGGGCCTGCGTGGCTACGAGGCCCGCCAGTGGGAGTGCGGCGATCCGACGATGGACGCGCATTCGGCGCCCGTGCGCGAATTGCTCACGCGGCTGGCCCGCGAGGAGGCCTTTGAACGTGCGCTGGGTCCCACACTGCCGCCCGAGGTGCGCGACGAGGTGCGCCAACGTATTATGCGTCTCCGCGCCGCCCTGCACAGCGAACCCGAGGAGACGGCCGAGGCCATCGAGGCACGACTGGCTGCTGTGGGCGTGTCGGAATCGTCGGCGGCCGACCGCGCCTGGGACGAGATGGCCGCCAACCTCGACGCCATTGCCGGAAAGCGCATTGATGCCGTACGGGCCTTTGTCCAAGCCGAGGCCGAGAGCGTGTCGGAAGAGGCGGTGGCCATGGAAGAGGAACGCCGGCGACGGGCTCGCAATGAAGGAGAGGCCGAGGAGGAGATGCTGTGGCAAGCGTACATGGGCGGCTACGGCGTTGCGCCTACATCGCGACGACGCGCCCGACCTCTCAGCGCCGAACTCGTACCGCCGTCACAGTCCGCAGGCGACCAAGAACGCGATCGTCAATTCAAACGTGCTCGACTCGATCAACAAGATGCCATAGCCGATGAGAGGGACGATCTCGCGGATCAACTCGCACAAGTGAGACGTCTCCGCCGCGGTGCGGAAGCCGAAAACCTTCCGACAGAAGAGTACGACGCACGCATCAGGGATCTTGTTGCGCGCATCGACGGGATTGAACGCAGTTTGCCGCCCAACACAGTCGTAAGCCTGGGTGCGGTTGTGCCTCCGCACATGGCCGTGGCCGAGGCCGAAGCAACTCCCCGCGGGCCGACCTTTTATGAGCGCGGTCTCCAGGTTCTCGCAGACGCGCCACTGGGCCTCTACACACGCGACGCCGCCGCCGCGGCCTGGGAACGCAGCGGCGGTTCGCCAGTTGAAACCGTTGGCGTCGGCAGTCAGGCCTTTCGCACATTTATCAAGCGTCTCAATGCCGCACTCAAGCGCCCGCGTGTCGGCGTACCCGTTGTCTATGTGCCCTATGGACCCCTGGACGCGCCCGACCGCTATGGGGGCCTCTATGTGCTGCGCGAGTTTGTACGACCCGACACCATCGAGGCGATTGTCGACGCTGCCACGAACGAGGCCGTGGCGCGTGGCCGCCCGGTCGATCCCGCACTCCTTGCCGAGCGGCTCGTGGCGGCCGCGACCGCACAGACGTGATCTCTTGCGGCTCTCGCCCTGACGCTGTTTATGGCCCGCGTGCTCTTTCCCCATGCCGGCACGCTGTCGTCCCATTTTTTGCATCGGGTGCGCACCACTAGGAAAAATACAGAAATCGTACGATGAAAGAGGGGGTAGAAAAAAGGGCAAATGGCACATGATTTTTCGGGCGCCGAAATCCTTGCGTGCGGGCCGGAAAAACCGCCCATGGACGCAATGTTTTTTCGAGCAACCACTGCCGTATCCGGGAGCGAGAGCACCCAAAGGCCAGCCGACATACAGCCTGGGGTTTTTTTAATTCATGGAGCCCTTTGGGCAGACTCGCCGCCGCGTCTGCCTTTTCTTTTTTTTTTTCATTTTCCAATCGCAACCTCGCAGACTGTCCGGCGGGAACGGAAACATGTCTGTTTGGGCGCTGATTGGCCATACCGACGCAGCGCGCTGTTGGGCGGCGGGGACAACAAAAGCCAAGCCACGCGTACTAGCATAAATATATATTTTGAAAGCACACGCGTACGCACCTACACCAAGCCGTACCTCTCTTGGAAAAGGCAACAAGAAGAGTGGGAAAAAAGACAATGCAAGTCAACGACTCTCACGCCGCAATGGGTATGCGTCGCCTAGAGCAGACTGCGACACGTCTGCGTGCTATAATCGACGCGCGCGTGCAAAAGCGGGTCCCCTTCCAACCAGTCGATCCCGCTGTCGAGGATGCCGACCTTCTCTCTCGCTGTCGCGCGGCGGTACCCGCGCCTGCCGCCCTATGGCGCGCCAAGATCGAGCAGATCATGAGCGACCTCTGCACTGTGTCAGATACCGGTGTTGGTGAGAGTGGCGACAATGACAAGGTTCATGACGATGAGAGGTCTCGAAACAGCCCCAGGACGTGCGTGCTCAATCTGCTGGCGGTGCTCGGCGCCCTCAGCATCGAGATATACGACATAAGGACCATCCCCAAAGGTCTCGACGCGATCCCGTGCGTCGAAGACGATACATTTATCAGTGCAGACTGCGGGCTGGGACGCTGGCGCTTTGTAATTTCATTGTCGAGAGACCCGGACTGTATCGGTGGCATTGTGCGAATCGAACGTATCGTCGACGACCTCACGGGTACCTCGATCGACGCCGTATGTGACCTGCGGTGCCAAAACACTAGCGCCAGCACGTGCGTTCTATTGGTGGATTTCATGCGTTCGGGTGAGACATCGGTGAGCGCATTCCTCACCAAAAGATTTGCCTGGTCCAACGAGATTGTCAATCGTCTCGACGCACCGGGATGGACCATAGCCAACGATCGGTTCATCGGCACAGACTCGCTCGACTGCCCTATCGAGCCAGATGCGCTATTGTGCACAAGCCCGGCCGGCGAAACCCTGTCACTCATCGTATACCGTGACGCAGTTCTCGCTTTTTCTCAGCGCACGCCATGGGCAAAATATTCATTCACCCGCCCTTTGGCGTTGCCGCGCGAGTGCGTCACAGATGACACCCATGTGTCTCTAGGCGATGGCTTTCGCGCCACTGGCTGGGGCGATCGCGAATGGCTGATCGATGCGGGATACGCGTCGCCCTGGCTATCGACAGTCGATTCCGACATGCGACGTGCCCCTGTTGCCGTCCTCGGCATCCGCGGACAAGTGCCCATTGACACGACCGAACTGATGGTGCGCATCGATACCGTCGCTGCAATCGCGACCGGCGCATACGGCATATCTGCCGCCGGCTGCGAACAAAGACTCGATAATGTCGATTGTCAAAATGAATCAAACCATATCAATGCGCATGGCCGAGGGTGCAAGGCTTCCTCCGAGTGCGGTTCAAAAGGCGGAGACGCATCGTCTGGAGCAGACTATGAAACTCCAGGACCCTGTCACCTCTCGGGTGATGCGTCTGGTAGCAGCGACGACAGTTACGGTGGTGCCACCCTAGAAGACAACGACGATCTGAGCGATGACGCGTATCACCCCGACCCAAAGTGGCGCAACGGTAATCATTGCGGTCAGGCGCTCAATGCAAGGTTGCTCTCACAAAATGCGCCCTGGTCCGACTTGGGTTCGTTTTCAACTCTCTTGACCGTGGACGGTGCCATCGATCCGTCGCGCGGCCTTTTGGTCAATTGGCTCATATCATGCGACATGCTCCCCATCGCTGATGGTCCTTTTGGTCATGCCGTGCGCGCGCGGGGCTTGCCTTTTGTGCGCTGCCGCGCTCACCTTGTGGTCGCACCTCCTGACGTCGAGTCGCATTCGGCCGTGTTGGTGCACGCGCACGTGATGGCCACCTTGCACCGCGCAGACGCACGCGAATCGGGCATTTACGTGCGCGACTCATTTGGTGAGCCGGGACCCGACGAGACCACAGACGTCGACGCACTCTTGGCCGACCTGAATGGTGAGACGGACGCGCCAAACATGCACCCCATTTTGGGCTACTACCGCCAGATGCAGATCAAGGGCGTGTGCGGTGGGCAGTCGCTCATTTATGGGCGCCCTGCGTTGGACAATGCCGCGGCGGTGCTCTATGAAAGCGTCCAGCCGCCGACGTTGGCAACGGCGGATGCATTTGACAGCGCCACGGCCTGGCTTTTGGACGAGTTTGGTCGATGTGCGGCTCTCTTTACGACGGCACCTCAATAAAAAAGTCGTCTATTTTGACACGACGTCTCTGTTTTTTTTTGCGCGCTTCAGCACACACATCCACATACACCCCTTTTTTTAATGGTCGTCCCTGACGAATGGCCTCTCTTTTTTATTTCAACTTTTTTTGGCTCTTTTTGGTCGATGGCCGCGCGGACCGGTCGCATTCCCCCTCCTCGCCCCCCTCGCAGTCACTTTTTCGCTCGCGTGGAAAATGACGGCCTTTGTTGACCAACGAAAACCGCCCATTTATGCGCAACATAGGAAATCTTTTGTCTGGTTGGGGTTCAGGTCAGGCAGAAAGAGAAAAAGAGCCTGACGTAAAATGAGACAAAAGATGTAAAATGGCATGTCTCCAGATCGAAACGATTCTTCACATGTCTCTCCTCCCCCTGGTCTAAAAAAGTGGGCTGTTCATGGAACCGACTGGCGGGCGTATTAGAGACGCACGCTCACTTTATACAGGGACATGCGACCGCGATAGTCGTGAAAGATGCACATCGACCAGCGGCCGTCGGCAAAAGATACCCACTTGCCAAATTCATCGTCGTGACGATCTTCGTCATCATCATCCTCATCATCGTCACCTTGGTCGGCATCTTCGTTGTCATCATCATCATCAACATCATCATTAACGTTGTCTATGCCATCGTCACCATCAAAGTCGCCGATAGCGCCTTGATGTGTGACGCTCTGGCCATCATCCTTTTCGTCACGTGCGCCATCGCGGTGGTCGTCGTTCTGGTAGGCGTCGCTTTTGAGATCGCCTCCTCCTTTGCGATCGCCCGCAGAGTCTTTGGAATGGTCGCCGTCATCATCTTTGCCATCGGCATCATCCTCCCATGGCGCCTTGCCGGTCCAATCCATCTCATCCCACAAAAGGTGAGACAGCGGCATTTCGATCGTGCGCTCGCATTTTGGCCAGAGGAAGCGGCCTTCCTCGACACGATCGACGTCTTCATCATCTGTGTCGTCGTCTGTATTCTGTCCATCGTGTGCTGTTTTCTTGCACAGTTTGTCTAGGGTGTGCCTACACAGCAGTCCAGTGCGTGCGCGATACCAGTGGCGCTCGGTTGTAAACATGCCGTGCGCAACCATGAGGCTGACGCCATCATAGTTGGTGTCTGTAAAGAGGTCAAACACCAACTTGCGACGCACGCCAGCGAGCGCCAAAGGTACCGCCGAGCACATGACGGTGATGGGCTTGCTCGGTGAGTCATTGCCCTCGCCTTGAGAGATGCTCGTGAGCACGTCGATGCGTATGCGCTTTAGGTGCAACACGTCGTGAAGCAGGCGCGAGACCTTGGCCAAGGCGCCGAGGGTCTTGATCACGCGCACGATGCGCGACGGCGGCACATTGTCAAGGAGCGCGTCGATGACATAGGACCACACCGTGCCCGCGTGGACTCCTTCAGACCATAAAGGCGACGACGCCGATGACGTGTCGCCAGTTGGCGCTGAAAGTGTGCGTGGCGCAGCGCGCGATCGCTTGGGCGCAACGCGGTCTTTCGAGCAAGACCTCGCAGTCCCGTCGTCGAATCCGTTGGGGGCCGCCGGGGTTTCAGGCGCCTTGCGCTTTGTGCGGACGACAAAGGCATCCATGTGATCCTGTATACCTTCTTTCCTTGGCCGTATCTTTCTGTATCTTTTACGTTTTTTTTCCTTTCTGCGCACGTCGTGGGAAAATGTGCGGTCCGCGGCAGAGGGAGTGTCGTATAGATGTTTTCGTCGTCTATACACAAAAAAAAAGACAAGGGCCTTTTCGCCTGTCGGACCACATGGCATAAACAGCGCCATTGGCCGCTGTCGTGATCCAATAAAATAATATGTAAAAAACATGATTTGCAACAGCGCAACAACGGCGTTGGACGATTCAGTCAGACAATTTTAGAAAAAAAAGAAGGAAGAAGCGAATCATTTCTTTGGTGACCAATACACAAGCAGACGCCGCCCGTTTGTGGATTGTGCATCAAACACGCTGCGCGCGTCAAAGACTTTGTGAAAAAAAAAAGAAAAAGAAAAAGAACTTGGATCGACGCAAGGCATGGAGTGGCCACGCTTGTGTGTGCAACCGCGCAAAAGACGAGCCCACTGGCGCCACCGCAACCGCGACCCTAGGTCCAAACGGCGCCGCTCGACTCTGCTCACTTCACGGCACACTGAGCAAAAGGATACGGCGCCTGCAAGAGATTTCGCATGTCGCGCGTTGCTCGACCTCCCTGACGAAATCCTCGTGCGCATCGTCACTGCCGTCGAGACCTTGCCCGACATGGCCGCCCTCGCCACGACGTGCCGCAAAATGGCTAGCCTGTGGCGCGATGATGTGACATGGCGTGACTTGTTTGCCCGTGATTACGGACATTTCTACAAGACGGGTGTCGTCTCTATGACGTGGCACCCCAAAGTGCATCCCCACGCTCCGTGGCCCGACGACGCCAAGCGATTTTGGCGTGAAATGATGGAGGCCTACGAACCTGGCACTTGCCTCGACGACATGGAATTTGGACCCGACACACCGTGCGACGCGCGCGTCCCGGCTCCGTTTGCGCACATGGCCGCACTGGGCAAGAATTGGAAATGGCTTTATGCTTCGCATTGTCCCATTTCTCCAGGCCGACAGCAGCGGCCTCTATGCACATCGGGCACGCTCGACATGGGCGCCACGAAACATATGCCCGCCGGCGCAGTGTCGGCGACCTACCGCGGTGACGTATCCTCGGTCGGATTGCCTGATGGTTATGGCATCTCTTTGTACGAGGACGCATCAGGGTCAGTCACGCACTTTTTACAGAGCATGTGGCGCAACGGCCAACCGGAAGGTTGGCAAACACTGGTGTCGGCCGTGTGCGCATCGTCGTCCACAGTCCACGGCAGGGTGGCGCGCATCTCTTATGTAGTCAAACGCGATGGACTGCGTGTGTGGGGCAAACGCAAGGGCACATCTATGCACGGCATGATGCTTGCCCATTGTGTGGACGGATCACATATGCGCGGCGTGTTCAAAGAAGGTCGGTTCTTTTGTGGTACAGCCTTTTACTCTGATGGCGCTTCGACGGGCGACTGGGCCGGGGCATTGGCCTCACGCGAGGATCGTCTCGATCGGCTCCCCAACGGCGACACATTTCTCTACGAGCGCGACAATGAAAAGCCCGTCGGCGTCAGATGGTTTCGCTGTTCGAGCCGTTCGCCGCATGCCGACTATGCAGGCCGGACGATTCGTAATGTCTCGTGGCGATTGATCCACTTTGAGTCGGATGACGACAGCAATTGCCCAAGTCCAGTGTATGTGCCCGCGCGCGATTGCGACACGGACGACGCACGAGCCTTTTGGCGCTATGTGCGCCTAGAGCGAGGCGGCATTGGCTGGGACGAGCGCATGCGTCGCATCGCCCTCGAGGCCTGTCCGACTGGCGACATGGACGTTGCGCCCTTGTAATTCTCTCTCTCTCTCTCTCTCTCTCTCTCTTTTACCAGTCCCGATATGTCGATTCGTCACATAATGCCACAAGAATGACAACAACAACAACAGTAAAATAATACTATTTTTGATTCTTTTGTCACTCGAATAAGTGGGTAAATACCGTGTCGTGTGGTTCCTTTTTTTTCTTCCAATCCTGTGCTGCATCCGCTCTGATCATTGTACAAGAGGCGGTTGTGATCGCTGCAGTGTCCTCTTTCTTTTTTTTTCGCCCTTGCATACCAACCGACGACACGGCCCGTGCTGCGGGGAGCGCCCAAAACAAAAAAAAGGCCCCATTTATCGATTTTAAGAGAAAAAAGGTGTTTCTTTTCGGGTTTATTGTTGTAGGAGAAAAAAAGAGACATATGGGAATAATCACACAGATCAGTCGGTCTCTGCTGGTTTCTGCCACCAGAGCCACGCCGACGCAGCCGTCGCCAGGCACCAGCCCGTAAGGACCCTGCGATGGCGGCGACGCGGTATCAACAGTGCGGCGGCGGCGGCCGACGCGGTGCCGCCGAGACCAGCCAAGACGACGCACACAGGCAGCGCGCTGACATAGGCCAACGCAGTCGAATCGTTCCCAAACCCAGAGGCCACGTCGGCAATATAGAAACTGGTCGCGCCAGCCAACGCACCGACAAACGTGCCGCGACGCATGGCGCGTCGCATACGCACGACCGCGCGCTCACCGCGCGTTCGGGTCGTCGTTGCGCAGTCCCTATTCAATGCCGCCGTCATTGCGTTTGTTGTCGTCGTCATTTTTGTTGCTGCTGCTGTCGTTGTGATGGCGTCGGGGATCTTGGCTGCCGCGATTGATGCACAGTTTCGTAAAGGCGTGGTCCGTTCTTTGTGTCTTTTTTTTGTTGGTGTCAAAGGGAAACCCCCTCTGCTGTCGTCTGTTTGCTAGAGTTTACCGATGCGCGATGGGTTTGGGCAATGGCAGAGAGAGAGAGAGACGCTGCCTCTGACAAATGTTGTTCTGCCAAAAAAAGAGGGAGAAAGAGGTCTTTGGTCGCTTTGTGGGTTTCTTCCTGGGATTTTTGGTCGTTGGTGTCGTCGCCCCAAACAGAGGAGAGTAGACGACAAATGCGCCTGGCTCGCTTGCGACCCTCTGGGCGGCCACAGACTCGCACAGGCGACAAAAAAAAGACAGAAAAAAGCGATTGGGTTACAGGCTCCCACCCCCCCCCCGTTGGGAGGTACCAGCAAAAAAAGCGAAAGGCACACTCACAAAAAACAAGGGGCACCAAAAAGGCGCAGGTTACAAGACAAGAAAAAAAAGTATCTTGTGCGCACAATGGCATCACGAAGGAATAGCGGCCTATTTTTTGCTTGATCTCCTTTTTTTTGGGAGGCACAAACGGCGCGCGTATACTGCGCGCCTTTTTTGTTTGTGCCAAACAGGACTAGCCCGTTTTTTTCCTCTCGCGTCATTGCGCCAACAACAGCACAAAACACCGACCAGAAAAGGAGAGACCGCCTTTGGCAAAGAGAAAAAAAAAGAATTCAGTCGAGCCTCTTTCTTTATCGATTTCTGTTTGTTGCAACAGCATTGTCAGACACACACGCACACAAAACTTTACCGTTTACGCACCCAGCCAACAACGACAACGACGACAACGACAGGGCCGCTATAGACAAATTGATCTGAAAAAGAAAACTATGGATCTCGATATGTTGCGTGCCCTTTTGGCCCTCCATGCGGCCACTGCCGGCAACGGGACCGGCGCACGTGCGACGCGCACCTACGCCACGCCGCTGTTGCGCACCGTGCGCGAGTGGAACCAGCCACGCCATCAAGAAGACGCCTTGATCACCGCCCTGCGCACTGATCTGACCCTGGGCTCGTCGCCCATCGACGGCACCGATGCCAAGGGACGCACGGCGCTCTTTCACCTGGTGAAGAAACGCCTGAACCGCGCCGCACGCTTTTTGGTGGAGCGCGGTGCCGATCCGCTGTTGGAAGATGCCAAGGGCATGTCGCCGCTGAGTATCGCGTGCATGGGCGCCACCGGTCAGGCCGGCCTCGCCACCGTGGGGTTTATCAACGCCGCGCTGTCGCACATGCGCACGGCGGGTCGCATCGACGATGTTGAACGCGTGCTCAATCGGCACGTCGCCTCTGATCCAACGTCGCGCTCCCTGCTCCACATCGCCGTATCCAAGGTGAAGCCAACAGAGGGCGGACTCGCGCTCTTGCATGCGGCGCTGTCAAACGGCGCCGACCCCAACGCGCCCATGCATCTCGGCGCTAGAGCGCTGCACGGCGCCGTCGCGCAGGACAATGCCGCCGCGGTGTTGGCCCTATTGCGCCACGGGGCCGACATTGACGCGGTCAAGGACGACGGCGCGACGCCTCTCCACTTTGCCGTGCTCCGCGACAAACCGGGCATGGTGGCACTGCTTTTGGCGCGCGGCGCCGATCCCTCGCGACGCTTTGGTCGCCCCACAGCGGACGACGTGCCCTACTGGGAGGGCAAGACCGCGGCCGAACTGGCGTTTATGAATGCAGACAAACTCATGGCCGACGCCATCTACCAGTGGAAGGACCTGTGGGAGCCCTTGCCCGCCGCTGACGACACCCACGCGATCGATTGCACTGATTGAGTGAATGAACGATGGAAAAAAGAAGGAGATGACGGCCTCTTTTTGCTTTGTCGCGCTGACTTTCCGTTTTGCCTTTTTTTGGACATTGTTGGTTGTTGCCTTGGCAAAATAACAAAAAAAAGACAATGCACATGCGTCGTGTTCTTTTCTTTTTTTTTTGATTATGGGTGGACGATCCACCATGCAGCGCGCGGCTCCACCTCGACGAAAAAAAAGGAAAAAGGCCAATCATCTCAGAGGGCCTTTTTTTCTGCGGGGGATGCAAATAACGGCGATGGCTCTCTTGGCCGCGGCAGCCGCGCCATTTTTTTGTGGTCCCCCATCTGTTTGTCTCTTTTTCTGCTTTTGTGTGCGCGCTCAGCACGCATTGGACCGAGGGCGTCCCTATGCGCGGACTAGGTTATGGAAATACTGTCTTTTTTTGCCTCTTGGACAGCGGCGATTGTTGGCGGCTCGTGCGTGCGTATCGGGCCAATCCGACAAACAAAAAGGAAGCACCCCAAAAACCGCAAGAACCCGAGCGCCAAAGATAGAGAGAAAAAGAGAAAAGGCAAACCAAAAACATATGAAACAAAAAAAATCAAATCCCATTTTTTTGTCAGCGCAACCCTATGTCTTTTCTCCTCCTTTGGAACAAACGGCTTTTTTGTGTGTGTGTGTGTGTGTGTGTGTGTGTGTGTGTGTGTGTGTGTGTGTGTGTGTGTGTGTGTGTGTGTGGTTTTTTGACGGGCACGATCAGGACACGCAACAGCACCGCAATCGCAACGCCGAAAAAAAAGACGCCGCAGGGAATGAACGCGCTGCAACAAAAGAAAAAAACAGCACAACGCGCCCCGTTGACGCGTTCCCACCATTTTGTCCCCCGTGCCGCCGCAAAAGAACCCCCTGAAAGAGCAAACTTTTCGACGTGTTTGAAAAAAAAGCAATCGTTAACAAAAGGCCACAACAGAAAGGCCAAGGAGAGAGGTAAAAAGATCGGTCAGAGATAGAGAACCCGACAAAGTTACACGATCAGGTGCATATGGACGCACAGTTGTTGCAACACCTCCAACGCCTCACTGGAGGCGCCGGCGGTCTCGTGCCGCCGGCCGACGACACGACGCCGCTGCTCGCCGTGGTCACGAAATGGTACCGCGGGCCGCACCTGCAGACCAAGTTGATTGGCAAAATACGCAAGTGTCTCGACGCCCACCCGGCCATGGATCTCGACGCGCGCGGTGCCCAGGGCAAGACAGCACTGTGCTGCCTGGTCGAGGCGCGCCACAATGCCGCGGCGCGCTTTCTCATCGAACGTGGCGCTGACCCGCTCTTGACTGACACCGACGGCCATTCGGCTTTGACGCTCGCCATGGCGGGCACGAGCGGCCAAGAGGGCGTTGGCACCTCGTTTTTTCTCGCCTGGGCGCTCCGTGCCGCGCGTCAGCGATCGCCAGAGGCTGCAGCGGCCGTGCAACGCATGCTCGATTGTCACATCTTGCCCGAAGGCGCGCCCGGCGCCGACAATAGTCCCTCGCTTTTGGAGGCGGCCATCGTGACCGAGACGTGCAGCGACGCGCTCGTGGGTCTGTTGCTCGATTGCGGTGCCTCGGTCGATGGCAAGGACGATGCGCGTCGCGCGCCGCTCCACCTAGCCGCCAACAAGCGCCGCGCAGGCGTAGTCTCTATGCTCTTGGAACGCGGCGCGACCGTGGACGCGGTGTCGCCCATCGACGGGGCCACACCCTTGCTGGTCGCCGTCATTCGCGAGGATGCCGACAGTATGGGGCTTTTGCTGCGCGCCGGGGCCGATCCCAAGGCACGCATGGCCACAGACGTCGGTCCGCATGGCAACCCGGCCTGGGCGGGCAAGGACGCCTGCGATCTTGCCCACATGAGCGCCAACTCGGTGCTCGCCGAAATGTTGCGCGCCTGGACGCCTCAAACGGTGCCCACGACGGCAACGGCCCCATAGACGGCGTGTGTGTGCGCGCGCGCGTCTGTGCACAAGTGCGCACAGGGGCTCTTTTCTTTTGCATTTTTTTGCTGCATCTTTTCTGTTTCTTGCCCAGGAAGAAAATACACAAAGACACTTTTTTTTCTCTCTCTAAAAAACCTGTGTGTCAAAAAAGAAAACAAGACAAAAATGGGCTGCTTTCTTTTTTTTCTTTTGCTGCCACTGCCCGCGCCGGCGCTGTAGGCGCGGCTCTTTTTTTTTTGTGGTCGTGCACAACGCTCCTGCTCGCGGCGCACGACCAAAGGCTGAGGCCTCTCTCTCTCTCTTTTTTTCCTGTTTGATTCGGTATTCTATGGGTCGATCTGTTTTCTTGTGGGCGCCTAGACTTTTTTTATCCATGTCCCATTTTTTTTATTGGTTCTCTCACCGACGATGGTGTCCCGTGTGGGGTGGCCTCGCTCACGATTGTCTCCCAAACTTTGGGACACCGTGCAAAAGAACAAAGATTGCTGATTTTGTCGCATACGCGCCACCGGCTCGACTAAAAAAGGAGCATTCTTTAGAGGCCTCTTATTTTTTTCGCTCATTTTTTTACTATATGGCAGTTGTGTCGCCACGCGGTCCTTTTTCCCCTACCATCCTGTATGTGCGCACACACGCACAAGAAACATTTGTGCTCGGCACGGAATGCGTGTGCGACAAAAAAAAGATGGTGAAAAACAAAAAACCAAAAGACGCTCATGGAGCCGGGGTCTTTCTTTGTTTCTTTCTTTCGTGATGAAAAGAAAAAGGCAAAAAGAACGATGTACAAAAGGCAAGAGACAAGATAGGCAGCAAAGGGTTCAGGAAGACATTGCGACAAGAGATGCGGAACCGGCGCTCACAGGCACCAAAACAGGTTCCACCTGGCGACGAATGACAAAGGACAGGACGCCGTCGGTGCATATGACGGTCGCCGGCTCGATGCGCGATCCGGGCGGCATGGCGACACGTACGCACATACGTCCAAAGCGCATCGGGCGCTCCAAGATGCGGCACGGCGGAACAGATGCCCTTTTGCCCTGTGGCAATCCCGTCGACGCGTGTCTGTCGACTACGGCTGAATCCGCCCTTGACATGTCGCATTCGACCGGTGCACGTGAACCGCGCACCTCGGCATATTGTCCGCGCGGGCTCGCTACAGACGTCACCGTGAGCGAGCCCACGTCGACGCCTGGCACGTCGATACGCACAACGAGATGGTCATCCCTGTTGATCACCTCGACGGGTGCGTCAAAGTCAGATTCGACGTTGTCCGTCGCGTTGATGCCCGTGTTTGTGTCGAGACGCGTAGCGCGCAGGCGCATCTGTGAAAGTCCGCGATCGGCCGCGGGTCGGATACGGCACACCACTCCGTCATGACCACTAAAGGCATCGTCGGCGAGCAGGCCCTCGGGGTGCCATTCAATGCCCATCGGATCGACCACGAGGCGCGACAGAGCGTCGTCCAGGTGTCTGTTGATGACGGTGCAGGGGTCAAAGGGCCGGGCGACCCCGAGGGCGTCGAGACGCGCGCGCAACGCACCCAGACAATGCGCGTTAAGGACATTCCCGGCATCGCTGCCCTTGCGCGCGATGCGCATGTGATAGACGCGCACGCCTCCTATCTCGGTGACAAAGTGGCCTAGACGCGGGTCGCCCGTGTGTTCGAGATGCCCGACGCTCGCATAGACATCAACGACATTGCCCTTCCACAAACTGTCGGCTTCGACCATTGTCTCTGCATAGCGCATATTGTGCAAGACAAAGAGGTGGCGCCCGCCATGACGCGCCGCTTGTCGCGCCAACGTGTCAATGTCTGTCTGGATGGCCGTTGTCATTGTGTCAACGACCATGACCACCTGATCCGCGCATTGGAGCGCGAGATCGCGCACAAGACCGTCTGTCAAGCGGCGGTCGTGCACGGCATCTGCGTCTCCTGCGAGCGTCGGCGCCCCATCGCCCGCCGTATCGACGACAGCCGGCAAATGAGGCGCTGCTGGCCACGTGATCGCCAAGCCAGGCGTCGGGTGCAACGGTCCGTTGGCGAGGCCGAGTCCGTAAAGATGATTGACGCAAAAGGTTTTGCCAACGCCGCGTTGGCCTAGAAACGCGACGGCCTTGGTCATGCTCGGCTCGATGTTTTCATCGCCGATGGGGGACGAAAATCCATCGCGATGTTGGTCGCTCATGGGAGGATCAGACATCGCGATGGATTCGTCGTGTCGGACAACGAGGCGCTTCTTGAGCACCGACAGAGGCTGCGCGCGCAGGCTCGGCGCGCGCACGATCCAGCCGCCGTTGATGAGGCCCGCCATACTGTCGATTTCGATGCAGAGATCGTACGGCGTATGCGACGCCGACGGACGACGGAGCGCCACCTGGTATTTTACATAGGCCGCTACGGCGAGACGTCCGATACTCGCCAAGGCAAGCGACACTAGCAGCAACACGATTGGCGCTTGGGTCACAAAATAGAGCAGCTGCATCTCTCTCTCTCTCTCTCTCTCTCTCTCTCTCTGTTTTCCTCGTGCGTCCCTGTTGTGTTTCTTTTTTTGTGTTTCTTGGCGCGCCGTCGATGGATTTTCAAAAAAAAATGAAAAGAAAAAAGAGAGAGGTCACGGCGCGCAAGGACGACCCGGAAAGACGACGAGGAAATGACACAGCCTCGCGCGCACAAGAGGGAGAAAAAGAGAGGAGAAGACGCCAAGAGGGCGTGTTGTTGTGAGTGAGTTTTTCCTTGGACAATGTCGTCTTTTCAGAGGTCGGTCGCTCTCGATGTCTGCGCGGACGTCGACCTCTTTTTTTTCCTAGCCTCTCTCTCTCTCTTTTTACACGCATTGGCTCGTTGATCCCTTTTTTGCTGTTGATCCGCGCAGCCGCACTGGAACGGCCGGTCGAAAGAAAAAAAAAAGAAAAGGTGACTCGTCCTCTTTTTTTTTAGTCTCATCGGCAGCGGGCATTCTCCTTCCATTAACTCATCTCGACCTCGCAAAGAACGGCGTCCAATTGTCTTTCTCTATTGTTGACGCAGACACGCGCCATCCCCACCCAAGTCCTTGCAGACCTTTCTCCTTCTTTTGCATTGACAAGATTGAGGATGGCGGCGCCGATCACGCACGTTATCGCCGGTGACAACGGCAATGATGCCTCCTCAGAGCCGGGTCCCGACGCACGCGCTCTCTTTTCAGGTGCCGTCGCCCATCGCGCCGACTTTGACGCTGATGTCGCATGGCCGCCCGACCCCGACGCCATGATGCGCGCGCACTACCCCACGCAAACGTGGCCGATCTGCGGGCCACTCTGCGCAACACACGCAGACGAGACGCGCAAGCCACATGTCTGTGCTGTTGTCGGGGGTACCGACACCACGCGCGCGCTCGCCGCCAGACACGTCGCCGAATACATGGCGTCGTTTGTGGGCGAACCCTATTCGGCCGTCGCCGCCATGATCCACCCAATGGATCGCGAGACAGCGGTCGGACGCACTCTGCTTGCCCACGCGCCTCCCACGTGTATCTATGACGACGTCAATTCCTGGTGCGCATGCACGCATCCGCCTCTGGGCTGTCGAGGGCGTCGCCTTTTTCTCGCTTATATGTCGTCGCACATTGCACGCACATCTACTGAACGTGTCTTGGAGACGGCAATGAACGCGCGCCACTTGCAATGCGACCTTGTCTTGATCTTTGGACAAGGCCAGTCACCTCAACCGCGTTTATGTTATCAATTTGACGCCGTGGTGCTGCTGCCGCCGCTGACCGTATCGCTCAACTATTTGGTCAGCGGCTATGTCGAGCAGTCCCTGGTTCGAAATCTGCTGGCCCAGGGCCAGCCGGCGCTTTTTTGCGGATGCGATTTGACTGTGGCGCCGTTTGATTTACAGCCACAATCCGATGTCCCTGCCGTGCCCGTCCAAGACCAATTCCATACCCATGTGGCGTGGCGTATGCATTACGCGCTCACCAGAGCGAGCAGCCCGCAAATGCGCGCCGTTCAAGCAACGCTGCGCGCACAGGATGTCGTGCCGACGCTGGTGCAAATGTCTTCACGCGCTTGCCTTGGTCGCATCGATGATGTGCGCGACGCCAATGTGCCTGTCGAATGTCTGCACGCCATTGCAGAGGCGGCAGCGCTGTGGCTCAATCTCACAGACGACAGTCTGGCCACGTATGAGGCCATGGCCGCATTGCGGCGATTCATGGGTCATCTCGCTCGCCTTTGTGGTATCGCGGATATGGCGCAATGGCCTGCTGTTGCCATTGTACGGCATCTGCTCGACGCGATCGCCCAACGTGCCTCGATCTTTTCCCTATGAAATTATGGCAACAACAACATTGCCAGACAAAGACAAAAAAAAGAAATAAAAAAGGGAATAGACATCACCGCAAAATTGGAGCGACTCGTGAGACGTGGTCTTTTTTTGCGCAAAAAATGTATTTTTCTACTTCTTTTATCTTGCGCCGTGGTGTGGGGGCGTGCCGTCGCGGCCGCATTGCCTCTGCTCTGTCTCTGCATCGCGCACCCTTGGTCATTGCGCCAAAAAAAAGGGACCCCAAAAAACAGATCGGGCCATTTGAGGCAACTCGCAAAAGGCAAAGGTTTTTTCATGCAACAAACGGGCCACGACCAAAGACCGCCGACGCTGCCCTGAAAGACAGGCCATTTTTTCTTTTTTCTTTTGATAAAAAAAAGGGAAAGTGTGCCTTTGGGTAAAGTGCGATGATCGCTGCTGTAGTTGCCGCGGCATTTACCAAAAGGAATCTTTGTTTGTGGTCGTGTTGCCCTAAAAAAGTATATTGTATGTTTTGACACTGTTGGCGGGCAACGCCAAAAGACCTCGCGGTACGGCAATGGGCGCGGATATCATGCCGATCTTTGTGGATGGTGGCCAAACAAAAAAAAGGGAAAAAAAGGGAAAAAGGGACAGGAAATGCAGCCGCATTGCTGTTGCAGTTGTTGCACGGAATAAAAAAACACACACAGAAACCCACGTGCAGGTATTGGCGCAATGCGATTCGTTGTCGTTTTTTTGCTCTTGTCTTTTTGTTCGCACTGTGCCCACGGAAAAAAAACAGCGCGCACGGCGGGTCTTTGGGCGCGCCCCATGAGACAAGGGCGTGGAGATTTTTTTTCGCGTGTCCCACGATTTTTTGCGCACGCGCGCATCTTTGACTGCAGAGAAAACAGCGCAAACCCAAAAGAAGCCTGCGCTGCCCCAACTGTTTTTTTTGGAAAAAAAGGACAGAACAACAGACGGCAACGAGGACGGCAACAAAAAATTACAGCAAGAGAAAAAAGAGGGCGCCAGGAAATTTCTTTTTTTAAAGAAAAAAAAAAGACAAAAAACCAAGACGATACAAGGCCGTCGGCAGAAAGGCAGACGATACGGAAATTTTTTTTAAAAAAAAAAAGAAAAGTACAATGCACTTGGACAGCATGCCCTTGGACGCGCTCGTCGCCATCTTGCACTTTGTGCCGTCGACGGCAGATCTGGCGCGCCTCGGCGCGGTCTCGTCGACGCTGCGCGGTGTAGTCGCGACCGTGCGTCGGCAAAGAGCGCACCGACGCCTTTTGCTCTGCGGATGCGCCGACCGTGACGGGTGCGCGCACAGGCTGGCCAACGCCATCATGGCCGACGATGTCATTGGAATGATTGAAACATTAGATGCAGCCAGCGTGACCATAAACGACCCGCTCGACGTTGAATACCTCCAGGCCGTTGCCGTGCCCAATACGGTGGTGTTTGTCAGCGAGGACAGTGCCGCGGGCCAGTTTCAGCCATGTCGCCGCGCGCGTGGCATACGCGGCCCAGCGTGTTTTACGGCGTTGGGCATAGCCGTGATTAACGGCGCAACACGCTGCGCACGCGCGCTCGCGTTAATGGGCGCACGCGTTGACGCCGAGTCGACGGCCGCCCTTGTCGCCTTTGTGTTGGAGCACACAGCCTGGCGCAATGTGCATGCCGCCGAGGCACACATGCTCTCGCCCGAGATCGAGATCGCCTGGCCGCGCTGTCGTGCAAAGCGCCTGCTTGACCCCGTCAAAGTGCTCGCGCCGCTCCTTGGCGCCTGCGAACCAGAGGCATTGCGGTCGGTCGCAGCGCGGCACGGGTTTTTAGGCATGGCGCGTCGCGCAGCCCTGCGCAGGCTGTGCACGTGCGGCACCGTCATGACCTCTACCGCCACCAACAATTCCCCCACCGATCGCGGCAACGGTTCCGACACCGGCAACGGCAGCAAGGTTTTCACGTGTGCGGGAACTGGACGACACGTGGCGCTCGACGTCGAGACACTCGTTGACGACACCAGGCGTTTGATCAAGTTGCTCTTGCTTTGCGGATGTGATCCGCGCGATCCCACGCCATCAATCACTTCGCCCGAGGAGATGCGCGATCGTTGGAGGCGATTTGTGTGCGAGAGACGCCGACCCCCTTTGTCGCACGAAGTGGCGGGGTGGCGTGTGGTCGCGTCATCAGCCACCGAATATGATACAGTGTCGGCGTGTATCCAACGCACTCTCATGGCCAGCGACAACACGGAATCGCACTGCCATTCTATGCACGAAAGCGTCTCTAGTGTTGCGCGATGTGTACTCACTGCCATTGTAACTCTTTATGACACTGCCGCCTAATGTTGAGAGAAAAAAAAAGGGACGAGACAACAAGTATTCTATGCAAAATGACAAATGTCTTTCGATGGACGGCGCTGCTATAGTCTTTTCCTTTTTTTTGGTCTTGTCCCGCCCCCCTAAAAAGACGCGCACAAACTCGCAATCAAAAAAATCAACGGTGAATAACCCCATTTGCAAAATAAGAATGGCGGCGACAAGAGACGCCGAAAAGAGAGAGAAGAGTCTCACGCGCATCGATCGGGAAAAAAAGGGACAAAGGCGAGCCCGACGACGTCGCTATCTTTTGGGCATGTTTGTTGTGTCTTTTCTTTTTTCTTTTCCGCTCTGGGCAGCCAATTGCTTTGACGGCACAAAAAGACACGCTGCTTTGTGCGACTGATCTTTTCGTTGCCCTTTTCCTTCTTACTAAAAAAAATTGCCAGCAACCATGCACGCAGGCTGTGACTGTTGAGAGATCAGAAAAAAAGACGGCGAGAGCGACACAGAAAGGAGCACCGCGCTTTCGGCCCATTGTCCGGCTGTCACGCCATTTATCGTCTTTTCCCTTTTTCTTTCTTTCGCGTCATGGGTTGCGCGCGATGCGATTGGCTCGTATGACACACACGATTTTTGAGGCGCCACGCGAGCACGAAAAAAGCACAAAATCGATTGCGCGGCGCACAAAACCGCATGTCTCTTGGCCCTCTTTTGGGTTGCCGCCCCCACACCCCAAACAACTCTTTTTTTTATAACCAACAGACCCAGACAAACCAGACACGAATGGCCGACAACGAGAACAACAGCGACAACAAAACCGGCGCGGGCAATGCCCAAACGGACGACGCTGTGGTGCATAGGGCCATTCGCGCGGCAACGACCTACCCAAAGACGATCATGCTGGATCCGACCGATGAACCTATCGAGACGTGCACCTACGTGTGCGAGGCCGACGACGACGGCGAAAATGAACAATGCGACTTTTCTCAATGTCGCAAAACAGTGCGCGGTAGCGTGGCATTGTGGCTTGCCGGCATCAAGCCTGTAGTGTCTCGCGTCCTAACAGATTTGGACAGACATCAAAACAACCACATGGTGTCCCTTGTCGATGGAGTAGATATCGTGACGCCGTACGGCACGGTGCTGCTCATGCATCGCGCATCGACTCGTCCTCCATGTGGGCGCATTGCCTCGATCAACCTATGGTCGCTGTTGGACGAGTGACCCTTGAAAAGCGCTGCCCTCATCCTTTGGACGTCGTCGCACTGCCGCTGCCGCGACCAATGTTTGCCTGCTATGTCGATGTGTGTTTTTTGGCGCTGCTGGTTATCTGCGACGCGTGCAATCCGGCGGCGTTGGCGACAAACAAGGAGCAGACCCAACCCTTTCTGTTTTGTTTCGTTTGAATTTTGAAACCTACCAAAAAAAAGAGACTGGGAGAAAAATAGGGACATGCAGAGGGCGCGTGCGCTGGCGGAATAAAAATGCAAAGGACATATGTGATCTCTTTCGTGTCCTCCCTAAAGGGCAACAGGGCAAAAAGAAATTGAGATAGCCCGCGTGCGCCGAAAGTGCCGGCGCGTGAGTTGAAAAAGAAGGCGGGATCGCAAAGAGGGAAAAAGGAACCAAAGGACAACCAAAGTCTGCGCTTGCCTCTTGTCTCTTTTCTTCTTTTTGAATCCACGTCGCAGTCTCTGCGCATCTTCTCTCTTTTCGCTTTCGCGCGCCCAGTAAAAGGAAAAGAAAGGGCAACCAGACCATACCGTTGGACGACGGCAGTCGTAGCGCACAAAGACCGGAAGACACCCCAAGGACAACAAAGGCAAAAAAAGGTGTTTTTAAAAAAGAAGGAGCGCGTTGACGCGGTCGCGCATTGGTATTAAAAGAAGAAAGAGTTGGTACGCAGACGGGCGCTCGATCGCACGCGGCACGCACACTCTCTGTCGTTCACGTTGCGCGAGCAAAATCACCAGCGCGAGAACAAAGGGGGTCACGCAAAAAAATCAACAAAGCGCCGCTATGCACTGCAACGCGCCGACGACGTCGACGACAACGACGATATCATCAGAGGCGGGCGATGCCGGTGGCGGTTGGGATCGCGCACCGCCCCGGCCCCGACGGCAACCGGCCATGACGGGCGACGTGGCACGCCTGGCGCGCTGTCGCTACATGGCCTTTGGCGCCGGGGCCTTTAAGGGCGTGGCGCTCGTGGCGGCGCTGCGCGCGCTGGACGGCATCGATCGCGCGGCACCCGGATCGGACGGTCGCGGCATCTTTGCGCGTCTCAAAGGCGCCGCCGGCACATCGATCGGTTCGGCCATTGCGCTTGCCGCCGTGTGCAATATGCCCATCGAGCGACTGGCAGCCGTGGCGCGCGACCCTGAAACATGGTCGCTCGATGGCGTGGCAGCCGACGCCGATGTTGTGCGCCTGCTTCAGCGGCGCGGCCTCTGTAGCCACGCCATCCTCTATCGAGCCATCCACAAGTTTATGGACGTGATAGGACTTCCGCGCGATATCGACCTGGCCGCTCTGCACCAGCGTACGGGGCGCGTCTTTGTGTGCAATGCCACCGACGCCGACGATCTGTCGGTTGTCTACCTGTCGCACATAACCGCACCCGACATGCGCGTGGCCGATGCGCTGTGTGCCAGCATGTGCGTGCCTGGGCTCGTCGAGCCGTTTGAGTGGTGCGGCCGTTCGCTGGTCGACGGCGCGCTCGTGGCCGACTATATCCCGCAGGTGTTTCCCGAGGCGGTCACAATGGGTATCGCCATCGCACCGCGACCGTCACCTCATAGGGTCGGCACGACGGCGACCCCCCCTTATCAAAACTGTCACCAGCGCCACACGCCCACGCCGACAACGGCGCCACAAGGCACCAACCCCGATGCCACGGCGCACGGACGTCGTCGCCATTTCGACCCGCGCACCAACGGCATCATGTGGTCGCTCGGTCTCGTGTCGGGCCTGAGTGACCTGGCCAACGCGGCGCGGCCCCTTTCGTCGGCGCTGCGCGCCTCGACAATCTTTGTTCCGCTGCCGGTGCATCTCACTGGACTGCGCTTCCGCGTGGGCGCCGACGACCTAGCGCTGATGTGGGACTGTGGCAAGCGTGCGACTGCGGACTACTTTTCGCGTGAGACCTATGCCGCCTGTGTGTTGGCCTGCGCTGTCGGCGATGCCATTGCGCGCGGGCCTCGACACCGCGACGCCCACGCCGACAAGGACCCGGCCTTGCCGCACGATTAGGTGCGCCGTCTCCGCTGCCAAAGACACGACTCCCTCATCTTGTTGGTTCTTTTTTTTTCCTGTTTTCAAAAAAAACCGCTCCGATCGCGTCGCGACAGAGAGATTCCGAAAAGACAGAGAGAGAGAGAGAGAGAGAGAGAGAGAGAAAAGAAGGACCTATGACAAGCGCTTGCCGCCCTCTTGCGGCGCACAATTTTTCCGTTTTGCATTTTCTTTTTTTTTACTGTTCTTTTTTTCATCATGTTTTCGTAGATTGGCTGTGGATACATAATACGACGGGCGACCTGTGTGGGTCCCTGAAATCTTTTTTCATCGCAACAACGACGAGGACAGTGCTTGCTTATGGTTAGTTGACTAATAGCCGGCTAAGGGCCTTTGTTATTCGGTTTAGCGCGGTTAAGTCGGAATGTACGGAATTCATGCTGACCGAACAAGAGTGGAATAAAAAGAAGAAAAATCCCGACAGCGATTAAGAGACGTGCGCGAATCGAACCCGATTTGCGCACTGCGACTGAGGAGCGAGTGCGAACCCGAATGCGAGTGCGAGTGCGACCGATTCGTGCTCGCGCTCGCATGTGGGTGCGTGTCCGAATGACTGGTTTTATCCGACTATTTATATTTTCATGTCGATTTTACGCTGTTTATTGACGAGCAGTTCAAGTCCCGCCGGTGCCGACTAAAGTTGCAGTTAACCGACCATTAGTCGAAAACGAAGTAGCCAGTTAGTTGAATATAACCGGTTAATGCCCACAAGCACTGGACAATGATCGTGCGATTGTAAAGTCGGGTCAACAATCGGCCAACTCTCAAAAGGGAGCAAAAGAAAGTCATAAAAAGTGTTTACATCGCGCTGTTTTGTCTGCCCAAAAATTGTAGACATATGGGGGAGCGAGCGACAAAATGTGGACCTATCGTGTGCAATTGTTCTTTTCTCTCGATTTTTCTCCTAGACAGGCAGTGTGTCTCTTTTTTTTCATTACTTCTTTTGGTCAAACATGCATTTTTCCTTCATCTCTACGTGTTTCTTGTGTGTGGTGCAGTGTGTGCGTTGTGTAGTTTCTTTTTTTTTTCTCCAAATGGGCATCTGGAGCGCCGAGCGACGCTGTGCTATTGCGAGGCGTCGAGCAGCAATTGCGACGGTCAAAAAAAAAGAGTGAAAAAAAAGACAAAAAAAGAAGAGACCGTTCGTGAGGGGGAATAAAATGACAGCGACGGCAAGAGAGCAGCGAATGCGACAATGGGCGATTCGAGTGGCGCAGGCACAATACCATGGTCCCCCTTTTGGAATTCCATTTTTTTCTTCTCTAAAATCACGGTACAATGGGGCGCGCATAGTAGTATTGATTGTTGGTGTCCACGGCGAGCATGCCACGGCTCGGTTGGGGCGCAGCAGGCGTGATGGCGGGTGCGGTCGTTACGGACGAGACGACGGGCGACACCAACGGTAAGGCGCCTGCAGAAGAGGCATGTGTCGCTGTCAAGGCCGTCAGGCGCCGTTCAATGCCCGAGAGGCGCCACACGACCCAGGCACCAAAGAGCAACAGGATGATGACCACTGGGATGAGCGCGAGGAGCAGTGTTCGATTCGATGTGGTGCCGGGTGGTGATGGCGCCGCGCTCGCCGCCGCCATTGTTGATGTTGTTGTTGGCGCCGACGGCGAGGTGTTGCCGCCGATTCCACCGACGAGGGCGCTGGGCGCTGCCGCTGGTGCGCCGACGAATGCGCTTGGCGCGTATGACGGCGGCGCTCCGGGCGGCAAGGTAAGCTGCTGTTGCTGTACCGGTGGGAGCGCTTGCTGGTGTATGGGTGTCTGCACGTGCTGCGTGATGACGGCGGTACCGGGTGCGGCGCCAGGAACGGGTGGTGTTGTGGTGAATGACGATGCTGCCGTTGTCGTAGTGACGGTGGTGCGCTCTTCGGCACGCGCACGCGCTTCACGCTCGCGATCTAGGTCGTCGAGCAGACGTTCGATGATGAGAGCCATGTCGGGCGTCGCGGTCTGATTGACGTCATAGAGGCCCGTCATACCGCCGGGTTGCGATGGCGGCGGGCTCCACCGTATGCGCGGCGTCATCGGTGCCGCACACGGCCGCCCGCACTCGTCGACATAGGTCGCGGTACGCCGATCGCAATAGGCCCCGTCGGCGTTCGCGTTGTTGCCGGCATTGACGTGTGGGCCTGCATCGGACGGAGCAACCGCGGCCCCGCTGCGCATGCCACGTTGATCGACATACGCCCAGGCTTCGGGTCGGTAGGCCACCGGGGATGACATGTGACAGCGCCGCCAATGTTTGTGTGCGCACGTGTGTGGGTGTATTTGTGTTCTGTGGCGGGAGGCGCGGCTTCCCCGGATCTCTTTCCCCTTGTTTGGCGTCAGTCGGCGAGCGACGCAGGCGCGCGCGCACAGTAGCGCAGAGACCCTCCCCAACACGGGCCACCCGCCTCGGCAGTGTTTTTCTCTTCTTTTTTTTTCTCAATATATGTGTGTGTGTTCCTTTCCCCCTTCTTTTTGTTGCACACCGTTTTCTTTTTTGTGCGGCGTGGTTGGTGGTCTTTTTTTTCTCCCTTCTCGCTCGACAGAGGCCTGATCGCCGTCGTTGTTGTCGTTGTTGCTGCCGCCCCGTCATCATCGTCGCTGTCTCTCAAGGATCTCTTTGTTTCGGCGTGCACGATCCGTGCGCCTCTTTTTTTTGTTTGCTATGCTCCCTTTTGTTTGCTACGCTCCCTTTCCCCCAGAAAAAAAAAGACAATCGCCTTTTTTTGCCAGCGCGTATCGTCCTCCCTCCGCCTTTAAAAAACTAAAAAAAAAAGAAACGAAAAGGAACCGAAAAGAAAAGGGAAAGTCGAGGACAGGCGCCAAGCGCACACAGAAAGAGAGACCACCAGCAAAAGGTGCCGCCTTTTGCACCCGATGCGACTCCAAGAATCTCGCCTGCGTGTGTTGTTTGTGGGTTTTTTCTGTCGGCTCCAGATGCCATTCTGTTTCTTTTTGGATCGTGTTTTGTCATTTGGCGCCTCTTGATGGCGGCAACAAAGAAGCAGACTCCAGAAAAAAAAGACTCTTGAAAAATAGATTTTTTGAGATTTTTACAGCTGTAGTAACCAGGGCTCGGTTTCTCTCTCTGGTCTTTTTCTCTTTGGCGGTTCCTTCTCTTTCCCGAGCACGACGCCACGCAGACGACACAAACCCCCTTTGTGCGCCCCCGCCTTTTTTTCTCCCCCGTCGTGCGGGTGTGTGTTTCTTTGGTTGTCTGTTCTTTTTCTTTTCTCTTTTGTTTCTTCTTTCTTTGGTGAGGGGGTGGGGTCCAGGTGTGTTGGTGAGCGAGGCACACGTGCGCACAAGGGGAGAAAACGCGATCGAGATCATCGCGGCTTGGCGATGCGTCCCATGAGGCGGCGTCCCTGGGGCGCAGCGCCCGACGGCGTTGCCTGTTGCTGTGGCTGTGGCTGCTGGCGCGGGGTTGCTTCGTGATGCGGCGGCGGCGGTGGCTGCTGTGGCGGCTGCGACCCAGAGGGAGCGCGCTGCGCGATCGGAGCGGCGTGTGTGTGTGCCACGCGCTCGCCACCAGCCGCATAAGGTGTCTGCTGGGCGTGCTGTCGCTGTTGGTGTTGTTGCGCGCTCCCGGCCTGCGGCTGCGGGGCGTACGCGTGCGGTTGCTGTTCCTGGGCCACGTATGGGGGTCCCTGTTGTTGATGCTGCGGCTGCTGTGGCGGATAGTATGGCTGCTGCTGCTGCTGCTGCTGGTATTGCTGTTGCGGGTAGTATGGTTGTTGTTGTTGTTGCTGTTGGTAATCTACGGGCGAATGCGGTTGCGCGTGGGCACGGGGCCAAGGCGATCCCGTGTGCGCATAGGGATCCATCTGGGGTGTCGGCGCCCCCTGCGGGGCGTGGCCCGCGGGCAGAGGACTCTCCCAATTCGCCTGGCCGTACTGGTTGGGTTGAGCCACCGCGGCGGCGGCGGCAGGGTCCGCATACATGTGTGCCTGCTGCGGCGGCAACGTGCCAGGACTCGCCCACGATGCCACATGCTGCGGGTGCGGCGTGTGGAGCGATGGCACACGTGAAAATGGATCCTGCGGCGGCTCTGGATAGTTGCCAGCACCGTTGTTGTTGTTGTAATCGTTGTGGCTGCCGCGCCAATCCGATCCCGACGCCGCATCGCGGTGTCGGCGGAGCGCGGGTCTCTTGTCGTCGCGTCGCCGCCTCTGGCGTTCTCCATCACGTGCACGGTCGCCGCTGCTCGACGGCGCACTATTGCCGCCTCCGCCGCCGCCCATGAGATGGTCCATAAAGAGGCCCATGAGGATGGGTCCGCTGATGCCCATCGCGAGCGCGGTGCCCAACTGGATTTCGGGCGACTGCGCGCTCGATCCGGCGTGAGGCCCGTAGCGCTTGCGCGCCACATTCTCAATGACCACTTTGTGCTTGTCGAGTGTTTCATGCCATGCCTTTTTCAACTGATCGGGCGGGATGATGGGTCCCTTGCGCTTAAACAGTCGCCCGCCCATGCCGTTGACCAACAGGAGGACGGTTTCGACCATCTTGAGTTTGTCGTGCACCATCTCAATGCTCTGGATGTGGTTGCGACGGTGATGGTAGGCGTCCAACTCGTATTCGATCTCGTCGTAGGGGTCGTCCATGGTGAACTTGCGCGAGAGCACGCCGCCGCTCTCTTCAATCTGGCTCAGGTTGAGCAGCGCGGCGTGCTTGGCCTTGCGCTCCTCGGCATAGGGGTCGTGTGCCGTGGCGCCCGCGCCATACGACGAGGACGCGTCAGAGCGATGCTGTGAGTAGGCCGATGATGATGATGATGACGATGACGGGCCAGGTTGCGACTGTGACGGATACGATTCGCGCTGGTCGTATGCATTGTCTTGGTAGTTGTACGCATTGCCGTCTTGGGCGGAACCATTATGCGATGAGGACGATGATGATGATGATGACGACGCCGTCGCATACTGTGGTGGATAAGTAGAGAATCCGTCTACAGGCACCTCCTGTTGCTGTTGTTGTTGGTGGTGATGGTGGGCGTCACCGTCGTGTGGACCTGTGGCCATGGCGGCGGCCTCGGCGACGCCAAACCACGTGTGATCGCTAGCAGCAGCAGCAGAGCCAGCGTGCTCGATGGCATCCGACTCTTGCCACGTATTTGCAGCCACAGATGCCGACCCGTCCGAGGGCAGAGACCACGCATGGGTCTGTTCCGCCGCTCCGTCATCGTGTGGCGCACTGTGTTGTTGGGCCTCTTGCACAGCGAGAGAAAAGGCGTCGGGTCCCTCGTCCTGGTTCGGATAGTCGCTTGCGCCGTGACCGCCGCCATTATCATAGGCCGCCGGCGCCGCATAGGGATCGTCGAACCCAACGACATATTGGTGTGCATGATCGTGCGCGTCGCCACTATCGCGGGCAGTCGGTGCGTTGCCGGCGCCGACGGCGCGGTCAAAGGCATTGTGGTCGTATGCGCCTCCGTTGTGGGGCGGCTCACCACCACCGACATGTGCAGCCTGGTGCGCATAAGAGTAGTCGTTGCTATCGTTACGGCCCTGGGCGTGTCCACTCGCAGTCGGCGTGGCGCGACTCGGCGTGGCAGATGAGGCGCTCGCGTGCGTGTCATCGGGCGCGGGGCGAAGGCCTACAATATCGTCGGCATGGTCGTGCACGGGCGAAGTCACGAGCGCGGGGACGGGCCCGTGGCTCTCGCCTTTGTGAAGATCGAGACCGCGCGGGAAGCGTGCGCTCGGTATGCGCAGACCCAGGCTCCTGTCGCGCGGGAGCGGCTGTCTCTTGGAGAGGTCCGTCTTTTTCTCATTGCTCAAGAGACGAAAGAGACGCGCGTCCATGTCGTTGTTGGGCACGTTGGGGTCAAACTCTGACACATCATCGTCCATATAAGAGATTTCTTCGGGCCTGGCCGTGTGCGACCGCCGACCGTCCGCCATGATGTCTCTTCTTCCTTTCCCCCTCACGTCTCCTTTTGCGATTGTGCCTTTTTGGCGTGGCCACGAGCAGTGCGTGCGTCCTTTGCCACCGCCCCCGTCGCTGCCGCTGCTTCTCGCGTGTGCGCACGCGCGTGCGCCGGAAATACTAGCCGGAGAAAGAGGCGGGCGCGCGCTGCCTTGCAATGAGAGCGACAGAATGAAAGAAGGAAAAGGCCACGGCAAAGCGGTTGCACGCCTCGCAACGGCGACTACCAGGGAGAGAGAAAGAGAGATGGACAGAGCAAAGAAAGTTTCTTTTTTTTTCCTCTCTAAAAAAAAGAACAAAGGAAATTGGTCTGCAAAGGGCAATGTGCACGCGCGCGCGAGAGGAGAGAAAGAACAAAACCACAAGGACCGAAAGAGAGCAACGTCTCATGTGAAATGAGGGGCGTCGTCCGGGCATGGGCGTACCATGCCGTTCGGAAAAAAAAGCGACAGAAAAATCTGGTGCAGAGGCATAACCGAGGGAGGAAGTTTGCATTAAAAAAAAATGGAAATGTCCGTAACACGAGCGCCCTTTTTTCTTTTTTTCTTTTTTTTCTTCTTTCCATTCACGTATTTGTCTGCGCTCGGAAAAAATCGCCCCATTACACGATTCGTGCGCATACGCACCGATGCTATTTTTTTTCCGCTAAAGGCGCCGCTGCTGCCCACACACACAACCCGCACCCGGTTGCGCCTTTTTCTCCCTGGCAATAAAAAATCGACAGCCATTTTCGTGTGCGGGCGGTGCGCGTCTGCGCTTTTTTGCCCGTGCTGCTTTTTTCTCTATGACGCGGCCTCGGCCTTTGTGCCTGAACCCAGCTGCCTCTGCTTTGCCTTTTTCTTCTTTCGCTGGTGCTGCTGCGCATTGGGCGAGTGCGCCGATGGAGAAAAGCGAAAGCAAGGCGAGTCAAAAAAAGCCCATAAAAAAGAGGTCGAAATCCTGTCGGGCGAATGCGTCGGTCGCCGGCAGTACGTTGCGAGCGCGCGCGGACGACGCGCCAGAGACAGGCGCCGGCACACCGAAAGGCGCCAGCAACCAAGGGTAAAGGAGGAAGAGACGAAAAAAAAAGACGCGCAGCTTGTTCCGTGGTGTTGTATTTCCCGCTGCACATTTTTTTTTCTTACGCAACTTTGGGGGTCGGATCAGTCCGTTGCTGCCGTCTTGGTTTTTCGGCGACGATCCCAGATTCGCGTCGGCAACGCCGCACCTACTTGTCCACGCCGGCGCCCAAAGAGCAAAACATAAAGAGAAAACAGACGGCGACGCCCGTACACAGCTAGACACTCAAAAAGAAAATACCCGGATAGACAAACGGCCAGACAAGCCAGGGCATGACGACCGTCGCAAGCACAACGACGACCACGGCCACAAACCCTGCAACGGGCGAGGTCGTGCGCGAGCGCACGCTATCCGTGACGCCCACGACGGCACGCGAGTTGCTCCGCAATGAAATCATCATCGGCGCCGGCATTACGCTGCTCGGTGGCGCCATTGGCTTTGGCTACGGCCTTTGGAAAAACAGCAGTGCCAAAAAGTCGGGCTCGGCCGCCGTGGAATCTGACCTGGTGGCGGCGTTCGAGGGCGCCATCTTTGGCCTCATCATCGCACTCGTCGCCGTGCTCCTGTACAGGTCCTTTTTCCACGGCCAGGCGCTCTACCACCAGGCGCGCCTGCAACAGCAAGAGGCGCTCGCGCGCGCGCAGGCCGCGCGACTCCAACACTATGTGGCCGCCACATCGGCCGCGGCGCCGGTTGCCGTTGTCGCGCCGGCTCCGGCAGCGGTAGCCGCCGCCAACCCGGCAGTGCGCCTCGCCACTGCCGCCTGATCTTTTTTCCTTCCCTCCTACCCCAACCTCTGTCTTGTGTTTTTCTTGTTGATGGAAAAAAAAAGAGAAGAGGAGGAAAAATTGAGCCGACTTGTACTAGTCAAGGGGTATTTGATCTTGGGGGAATATATGGTGCTTTCTACATGTTTTCCTTATGAAAATGGGGTTTTTCGGTACCACACAGCTTGCACAGTGTTTACAGGGGTGACTACGACACGACTGCAAACAGTAAAACAAAAAACCGCGGAGCGCAACGGGAAAAAAAGGGATCCAACAAAGATTGAGGAAACAAAAAGAGGCCAGGCAAAATGTTTCGCGCGTGCTCCTTTTGTGGCGGTAGCGCGTCTTCAAAGATTTTCTCTATGGGCCGGAATGCCGCCGGGACGAGAGCGAAAATGTCAGCGCCCTGATGACTTTTTTAGTGCCCTTGTGTGTGTGTGTGTGTATATTTGGCTCTCCTGGTGCGCGCCCTGTTGCAGAGGGCCATAAATCTTTGTGCCGTCTACTAAACTCTTTCTTTTGTCTTTTTTTTTTCAAGAGGAAAAAAAAGTTTTTATCGATGCCTTGTTGGTTGTGGGCTCGGGGGAGGAAAAAAAAAGGGAGAGGAAGAAAAGACTCGCGCACGCAACGGCAAGAGATTCTCTTGGCGTCTAGCAAATGCCCAGATCCAACGCCCAATCGTCATCGCTGTCATCCTCTTTGTCTTCTTGGTCCGCGTCGTCGTCATCGTCGTCGTCGTCGTCGTCACTATCGTCGCGCTCTCCCTCGGTGCCGTCCACGTCATCATCCTCATCCTCATCATCATCTTCATCCTCATCGTACAGAGTAGTGTCGGTCTCTTTTTTTGTGCTCCAGTCGTCTTGGGCCGCATGCTGCGAGATCATCGCACACGTGCGACGCGCTCTCTTTGGCGGGGGCTCGTCGCTGTCATCATCATCATCATCATCATCATTATCATCATCATCTTTGGTGTCGCCATCACCATCCGCATCGTCAAAAAGAGATATGACGCCTGCACGCCGAGTGCCGTCTGTCGACAAATGAGGCGCGACGCCGGCGTTCTGAACGGCAGGGTCGGCAGCATGACCATAGTGCACCAGGTCAATGACGCCGTCATCACTGTCGTCCTTGGCGATATGGCCGACACTGGGCGCATCGTCGATATCGCGGGGTTTGCTAGGTGGCGCGCGCTTACGACGCGGAGCGCGCGACTTGGCACTGGTGTCTTTCTCCTCATTGTCATCTTGGGGGACCCGATGAGGCAGAACGATCAGCGATTTCTCGTCAATGTCCTTGGTGCGCGCCAACGACGTGCCGCCGGCCTTGAGCATAAAGATGGCATGGAGCGCGGCGTCGGCGAGATCGTCCTTTTTTTTGGATTGATCAAAGAGCGGCTTCCACCGACGGCAGCCAGGATAGTGCGCCAGAATGGGGCCAAAGTTGTCGACGGCATGTTTCTTGTTTTCGCGCCACACGGCACCTTGCGCTGCCTTTTTCTGCTTGCCCTTGCTCTTGGCCTTGGGGGGCGCCTTGGGTGCGGTGCCGCTTGGGCGCTTTTGCGTGACCACGGTTGATGTCGTCGTTTTTGATGATGATGATGATGATGATGATGATAATGATGATGACGATGATGATGATGATGATGTCACCAAAAAGCGGGTCATCAAGGACGGCGCGTGGCCCGATGACGAGCCTACGCCGTCGAGGCGCCAATCGCCGCCACCAGAGGAAGACGGCAGGGGCCGAAAGACCACACGCAACTTTTGGCGGCCGCTCTGCATAAACACTGGTGGCGGCTCCTCGCCGCGTGCCATGTAATAGTTGAGCACAAACGAGTGGATGACGGCGCCGAGTGCCGACAGGCGCAGGGCCTTTTTTGACTGTTGCTCGATGACGATGGCATGGGGGCGCTGTCCGACGAGTCGGTCAGCGCGCGCCCACAGATAAGCCGTAAGGCGCTCGGTGAGCACCTTGAGCGGCTCTTTGGCACCGCGACCTTTTGGTTTGGGACCCGCAGCGGCCGCCGCCGCCGCCTCGCCAGGTCGTTTCCGCCGACGCGGACCCGCAGCTGCTGCCGCTGCGATGATCTCGTCGTCCGATAGAGGCCCGCCGGGCGGGTCCGTACCCATGATGTTGTTGGCACCGAGTGATTCGATGGCAAACTCGTCGTCGCCCGCGAGCGTGACAACGGCATGGGCAAAATTGACTATGCCAATGTCAAACGCGAGCACGCGCCGCACAGTCGCAGGATCGGTCGGGAACAGGCGCGTCCTCTTTTTCCTACCGGCGGCAGGCGAGTCGCTGGTCGCGTCGACGTCTCGGTCCCGCTTGGCCATGGCTTTCGGTGTTGTTGTGCTCGGTTGCCTTTTCCTCTTGGGCGTCGGCAACACTTGGCCCACCGGCGCCCTCGTTGTTGTTGTTGTGGGCTTGGGCTGCGTGGTGCCACCAGAGCAGGGCGCAGCGCGCTTGGGCATGTCGGCGTGTGACGATGGAGGAGTGTTGCAGCAGTGGCGGGCTACGTTGCCGCCCCATCGCTTATACCCTCATGCTCACGCATATTCTCTTTCTTCCTTTGCCCCACCCCGCCCCCGTCGCTCGGCGTTGACCCCTCGACGAAAAGTGGACAACAACGTTTATTCTATGCGCTCGATCGCTCGTCCCCCAAAGGCAAAAGGAGCCAGACGGCGGGTGAAAAAGACGCATCGAAAAAAAAAAAGAAAAGACTAGGGCAATATTGTTCTTGCTCCGTGACCCGTGTCTCGCGGTGCCGTCTCGCAAATCTGAATAGGGCTTGCAAAGGGGAAAAAAGAAGGGACACCATCGCCTCTTTTTTTTCTCCCACGAAAAACGAATTTTTCGTCGCACCGAGAATAAAAGGGAAAAAAAGAATACGTTGGCGATATCGCGCCACCCCTTTTTTTCCCTTGTCCGCAACATGCAGCGGCAAACTCCAGAGGGCAGAAAGGCCGACCCCGCCTTTTCTTTTTTTTACCTAAAAAAGGTCACGAGCAAATAAGGAGAAAAGAAAAAGAGAGCCAGGCGCGCCCTTCTTTTTTTGCCCTCTTGCGTGGCGGATGGCGCGCTGCCATGCGGGAAAAAAAGGCATGGCAAAAAGGCAGGGGAAACTTTTTTTTGAAGGGATGCACGATTCGCTGCGATTGGGTGCTCTTTTTTTTGGTCTTGCGTTTGCCATGAAAAAAAAAGCTGGGAAAAAAAGAAAGGCATGGGGACGGCCGGACGCGCTTGCCGAGATAGCACACGCAAGCACAGAGAGCACACGCGCACACACAAGGGAGCATGGGAAAAAAACGGCGAGAAAAAACTCCGCTGAGTAGTGCGCGTGCGCGCGCAGCATCATGACGCTCCTTAAAAGGCCAGGCCTCTGTGCCATGTCGGTATCCTCAATCGACGCAGCAGACTCGGCTTCTCCACCTAGATCAACACTAGCAACAACCGCTGCATCGACTTGCACTATCCTCTGCACATACGCGCACATCACACTCGAAAACAAAAAACCAAACACCCCACGTCAATCCACTTCAACTCAACGTCAATCATGTCCGCCCAACAGCAGCAGCAGCAACAGCAGGATGGCGCCGCCGCCTACAACATCCCGCCCGAGCCGACCACGCCCGGCACCCGTGCGGCACGCGACCAGGACGGCGCCTGCTACTATGATGCGCCCATCCCCGGCTTTTCCGACGGTGCCGTCTATCCGTTCCGCGAGTGGGAAAGTCATGTCGACTACATGTTCTTTGTCGAGCCCACCAAGAACAGGAACGGCGGTCAGGTGGTCTATATGAAGCCGTGGAAGGGCGCCCGCGAGGCCATGCGCGTGCAGCTGGTCGATCTCACCTACGACCAAGCCCTTCGCGTGCCTTTTCCCCTGCGCGGCCGTACCGAGAAGGACGGCGTCGTGATGGGTTCGGACGAGCGCCCCAATCTCGAACTGTCGCTCGACAATGCCGAAGCGCTCGAAGCCTTTTTGCGCCGCATCGACGCCACCATCCGCCGCGCCGCGAGCGGATCGCGCTTTGCCAAGTGGTTCCGTGGCGCCAAGCCGACGTCGCGCGACTCGATCATCGGCGACAACTACAAGCCCATTGTGTGCGATCCGCAGCCGCCGCAGCCGGGTCAGCCTGACAAGGGCTACCGCCCTACCGTGCGCACCAAGTTGTCGCTCTACGATGACCGCCATGCCGACTCGAACACGATCGTGTGGCAGGCGACCCAGGTCGCCGGCGGTTTCAAGATGGACCGCATCACCGACCGTGCTGAAATTTTTGCCCGCCTCAAGGCCAACGTGCGCGTCGTGCCCATCGTCGAGATCACGAGCCTGTGGTTCATGTCGGGCAACTCGTGGGGCGTCACTGTGCAAATGTCAGAAGTTGTCATCATGCCCTCGGAGGAGCGCCAGCGCGGCGTCTTCCACGGCATGACCATTGTCAACGACGACTCGCAGCCTGCCGCCGGCGGCTCCCCTCACGGCAACAACAGCCCCACGGCGTCGGGCAGCCCGTCGGGCAATGGTCACACCGATGACAGCTACGGTGCCCAATACGACGGTCAGGACGGCATGCCGATGGACGTCGTCGGTCAGGGCTTTGGCGCGCCGGCCGACGGCTCGTTCCCGGCCTTTGACGGTCCTGCATAGACACAAGAGTGCTTCTGACCACCATTGCTGATCGCGCGACCAGTTGGCCGCCGATGCCCTCGGTCCACTTTTTATTTATTTATTGATCGGTCGCCTTTGTCTCTTGCGCTGTTCCTGTCTCTCTCTCTCTTTTTCGCCTTGAGGCTTTTCATATCTTTTTACTCCCTTTTTTCCTGACAATTGACGCCTCCCTTTTTTGTTCCTTACGGAAATGACAAGAATAAAAGCAAAACACAAAAACACACGCCTTTTTTCTGTCTCGCTTGACTCTTTTTTTATCCCTTTGTTGCCATCTCTGTCTTTTTCTTGACCAAGAGAAGGAAAGAAAAATCGTGTCTCTCTCTCTGTGGACCGATCGCCTTTTCGCACCCTCTGTATGGACCATTTTGGCGTTGCCGCCGTCGTGATTGGGACGACGTGAGCAGCCCCATCGGTGTACCGCCCTCCACCAAAAAGGTCAAGCCGTTGGGCGGCGACAGCATCGTGGGCACTCTATGCACAATGTGGCTTTTTTTTAAAAAAAATCTCATCGAAAAACGAAACAACAAAAAAGGAGAGGAAGAAAAAAACAGCCACGTCACAGGCATGCGCGTCACTATCTGTTGTCTTTTTTCCTTGTCTGTCTGATTTTTGCGCATCTTTTTTGTTGCGCGACCCCACAGCATGCGCGTGGAGAAAAAAAAGCGCATTGCACCATCGCACGGAAATCTGTACGGTCGACTGCCCTTTTTTGTTCCCGTCTCCTCTCTTTCTGCGGCGGTGCGAAAGCACCCCCTGGAGCCAAAAAAGAGACGAATAAATTGGCCCAATAATACGCCACAAAAAAAGGATCGTCCTTTTTTCACATCCTACAGTCTGCGAACTCTCAAAGGGGGCAAGATAAAGTCACAAAAAGCCAACGCATTGTTCCAAAAAGTGTCTACAGCCAGTTGTTTTGTCTGCTTGGAAATACACGAAAGTGCCGACAGCAGACATGTCTCGCTCCTCACATGTCTACAATTTTTAAGCAGACAAAACAACAGGCTGCAGACACTTTCGGAAGGTCTCTTTGACTTTTTGTGACTTTGCCTTGCCCCTTTTGAGAGTTCACGGACTGTAGGTGCGATTCTCAATTTTGGACTGTTGTCGTCGCGATCAGAGCGCCACATCGAACAAACCTATTTTTTGCTGGCGTCTTTTTGTGTGACATTCGATAGCCCCTCTTTCTTTTTCTTTTTATGAAAAAAAAAAAAAGAAAAAAGGTTTGCTTGGGGAGGCGCACGTAGCGCCGGGCATGCCAGATGCCGCCTAGTCGGCAGGGACGGCGGTCCTCTTGTGCACGCGCACGACCAAACCACGGCACCGCCAAAGGGAAAAAGCATAGGCGCCCATCGCAACAGACAAAAGAACAAATTTTTTAAAAAAAAAAGGAAAAGAAAAAGAGAGCAACCAACAGACAAGTAAAGAGGGGTTGCGCGACAAAAAAAGGAAGAGAAAGAGATTCCTGCGGCGCCACCTAGGCAAAGAGCCGCGCGCCACACACACGCGTGAAAGGCCAAAAGGAAAACGATAGATCAGAGAGGGCGCCCACTCATGTACGCCACGGGCAGCATCAGCAGCAGCGGCAATGATGGCGTCGGCCACATCGGTTCCCCGACGCTACCGGCGAGTCGACCCCTGTGCATACCCGTTCGTTTCCAACCGCTCGGCGGCACGTCATCGAGCGCCCGCTGGATGGGAGGCACGGGTGCACTAGCTGCAGCGGCTTCCACCCTTCCTTTGCCTTTGGACGACAGCGGCAGCAGCGGCGGAGACGACAACTACAGCCCACCCATAGGCATGCGGTACGAAACAGATGGCATGTGCGCGGCAGACGTCGATGTCGCCACCGGTTTGTCGGCGATGCCGTCTTCCGTAGATACGGCGTCGACCACAATGTCTGCACCAACAGCGAGGCCATGGCTGTGGCCCGTTGTGGGCGCGCTCTTGCTTGTCCTCGTCCTTTGCGGCGGCGGCGCGGCATGGATGGTATGGCAAAAACGCCAGCGCGCTCGATCGTCGGGCGATGCGCCCGTGACGGGCGACGCGAGTAGAGGTGTCGCAGCGCCGGGTGTCGCCGGTGCGTCGAGTGGTCTCGCCACGGTGGCAGCGCCCATGTCGCCGCTACCGCAGGCGCCCGTGTATTTTGCCCAAGACGGGACACTCGCGGCGCAGCCTCCTTCCATGCCACTCGATCCGCCAGCGCAAACAGGCGCAACGCTGCCGACGTCTTGGACGCGCACCGCAGCAGCGGCGGGACATTGGACGCAACCACTGGCCCAGCCTGCAATGTCTGTGGGTGTAGGCTCGCCGGCACAACAACAACCCCACCAACAACAATATCGTGATCAGGCCATCGCGACAGTGCCTGGGCAGGGCCAAGCGCGTGGCACCTACGTTATGGTCGAGCGCCCGCCCTTGCGCATGCGCAATGTGACGTCTGCAACTCGACGCGCTGCCGTCTACTCGGACGACGACGATGACGATGACGACTATGGTGGCGATGACAACGTTGTCGAGGGCAACAGCCACAACAGCGGTCGCCAAAATGCGCGTCGCGTGTCCACGCAGTCTAGAGGCGTGAGCCGCAGCGACTCGTGGACGAGGCGAGCGCCGCCGCCGCGTCAAATGGCGGCCTCCCCTCAAGAGTCTCACTATGGCGAGGACGCGATGGTGCGTCCCGAACTGCTCCGCCACTCGACGTGGTCGCGTGGCGCCGACGTCGACGCGCGACCAAAGGGACGAGACATGGACGACAACAACAACGCTGGCGGAGACACCATGCAGTTGCGACAGCACCCGCGCCCTGCGAGACCGGCCAACGACAATGGAGACGATGACGACAATGATAGTCTCATCGACGGCGTCGCAGACTATTGGGCAGATGCTGAGCGCGCGCGACAGACCTACTTTGCCTCGCCACAGGAGAGGGCGGCGCACGCCATGAGCCTGGGACCACGCGCGTACTCGCCCGACGGCACACCGATGCCGTTGCGCGGTTAAGAGGGGGCGGGGAAACTCTTGCCCACCCAGCAGAGCACACAAGAGAGAAAGAAAAAATTGGAGAAAAAATAATAATAAAAAAGAAAAGAGACTCGTCCTTTTTTTGGTGCCTCTGCGCTGCGAGGGCACATGCCACTATCGACTTTTTTTGCCCAACGTGCCACTTTGGCGATGGGGCTTTCTTGGTGCTCCCGAGTCGCTGTATCGTCGAGTCCGTGGCCACGACCCCCCTTTTTCTTTGTCTTATTTTTCCTGTCTCTGTCTCGGCCAATGACGGCGTGCAGTCGGTCAAGAAAAAAAAGAGAGCACAACAAGACGAAAAAGAAGACCTTCCATGCGGACATCCGGCATGGGTTTGCCATTTTTTTGCTTGGTGTGTTTCTTTATCTTTTTCTTCTGTAAAGGATCATCAAGCAAGAGCGCGAGCAAGCGAGAGAGAGAAAGAGCACAAAAAAATAGTATATACAAACAGACGGCGCCACACACACCCACGCGCACACGCAAGGCGACGGGACCGATGATATGATGCTCTCTGTGTCTCTTTCTTTATTATACCTTTTTTGGCACCCGCAGATCTCGCGATCAAAAGGAACATGCCAGCGCGCGTGAGATGCGCAAGCCCAACGTGAGACAACCTATGGCGCCGACGATCAAAAACCCGATGGCGACAAGAGTCGTCGTGCCGCAGGCGAAAAAGGCCGAACTGAGCACGATCCACGAGTGGCGGTGGTCGGCGGGTGTCGCGTAGGGCCGGTCGGCGTCGTCAATGTAGCGTCGCTGACCAAAGCAGGCCAGTGGCGAATAATAGTTGGCGGCACCAATGCCCATTGCACACACCAGAAAGGCGATGGTAGCCATAACAAGGTACAAGGATACGCGACGCTCGTCGGCGTCGGTGAGGCGGAGCGAACGTCGACGCCGCCGACGTTCCCTACGCAAACGGGGGTTTTCGATGTCGTCGCTTTCGTCAGAGTCGACATCGAGCGCGCGATCAGTGTCGTTGGCGTCGTCATTGGCGCGGTGGTGATCTGTCGCACCGACTAGGGTGATGTGGTACTCGTTCCGCGCACGCTCGCCAACGCCATGCTCCATCTTTCGCTCGTTCTTTTCTTCTTCTTTTCTTTCCTGTTGTTGGCAAGAAAAAGATTAATGGGCGCACACAAGACAGAGGACTGACGCGCGCACGCGGCGCCCACAAACTACACACAAGTGGGAAAAAGACGCACCGACGGTCGCAGCAAAGTAGACCAAGGAGAAAAAGAGCAGGCAGAGAGAAAAAGAAAGGAAAAAAAACGGTGGCGTTTCTATTGTTCCTCTCTTTTTTCCTTCTCTGTTGTCTCGTCACTTTTTTTTCCCAGTGCGCTTTCGTTTGTTTGTTTTTGTTTGTTTGTCTGTTTACTGGAACCCTGCAGGCCCAGAAAAAGCGTGTCTGTGCGTCGTCGTTGGCGTTCTTGCTTTTTCTCGGCAGCTGATGCTGCCATCATAGGCCGCAATGTATTTTATCGAGGCTGCGCCGGCCTATATCGCGGCGGCCCAGTCTCGGCGCGACACAGCGGGCGGGTTTGCCAAATGCACCAATCCAAAAACAATTTCCTTGGAAACAAACAGGAAAAAAACGTTACTGTTTCTTTTCTTCTACTCTTTTTTTTTGAAAAAGTCCGATGGCTCTGCCAAGAGCGTCAAGGAGAAGAAAAAGGGAATAGCCCCGTTTTTATGGCGATCGCTTTTTGACCAATGAGCCTCTTTAATTTTTTTTATATTTTGGTTTGCCCGGAAAAGAGCGGAGCACTACACTTGACCCAGCCTTTTCTGCCTGGTGCAGACTTGCGGTAGCCAATAGAATCGTCCGGGTGGGACCAAAGAGACAGAAAACAGATTCGCTACACTCTTTTTCCCTAGGGCATGGCCGAATTTCTCTTTTATCCAAGTGGCCCGTCACATTTGGCAAAATTCGGATCCCCTCTCTTTTTTGTGGCCTCCTTTTTCTCGCTCTCTTGTCGGTTGTGTGTTGTGCGGTGCCCTTTTGCCAATGCGGCGCGCTGTTCTTTTTTTTAATCTCTCTAATAATAATGCCAGAGTGCGCCTATGTAGGCAATCTTTTTTATCGCATTTTGTTGGGGGGGGGTGCGCTCGGCGGCTCTGTTTCTCCCGAAAGGAGACAGGCGCAAACACAAATACATTGGCGATAGATGACGCAAGAAAAGAGAGAGCGGGAGAGAAGGAGACAGAGAGATGCGAAAAAAAATGTGTGTGTCGGTCGGTATGGGCGTCATTAGCCCGCCCCGCGAGCAAAGGCACTCCATACGGCCTCGACAATGTCGGCGGGCAGGTTCGATGCTTGAGCAACGGCGCGGTATTGTTGGCGCAGTTCTGCCGAGTCACGCAGTAGGTCCACTGGAACGCCGGTCGCTACGACTTCGTCGGCGAGCGCGGCGAGAAGTTGGGCTGCCTCTTGGATTTGGCCCGTTCGCTGTGCCGGCGCCGGCGCTTGTACAACGCGAGGTACGGGAAATGGACTCGTGCGCCTCTGCATCGCGGCCAGGGGGATGGGGCTCGGCACTGTACGCAGCGGCAGCGGCGACCGAGCCGCTGGTGTCGGCGCGAGGGGAGCGGGTATGGTGCCGAGCGGCGATCGAGCGACGCCCAAAGGCTGGCCACGTTGTGGCGCCGCATAGGTCGCGACCGTTTCAATGCGCGCAGGTGGTGCCGGCTGCGTGCCGTCAACCGTAATAAAAGGTGTTACGGCATCGGGTGCCAGCGCTGGCGTGTAAGGTTCTATGCCGCCTTCGGGCGTCTCGCGCACGCCATGCAGGGCCACATAGTGGCTGCCCGCGTAGAGCACGGCCAGACAGTCCTGACGATAGTCGCGGCGCTCGGGCACACCGGTCTCGGGGTCGATGGCTGGCTTGCTGGGCACGACTTGAGGTACGAGCGCCGTCGCCTGCGCCGGGTCGACATAGTTGAAAATAACGACGCCGCGCACGGACCCCAGCGTCGGCGAACCGACATCGGGCAAGAGCACAGACGCAAAGGCATAGGCTTCAGCAGCACCGCCCCACCGCACCGACTGACGCATGGCGTCGCAGTAGGCGCGATAGGCCGCGTCGACATCTCCGCCCGCCGCCAGCGCCGCAAGGTACTCGGTGCTCGAATCACGCAATAGCGTGCCCAGATCGACCGTCGTCACGGCGTCGGCCTCGCAGTCGTGAAAGACGATGGCCTTGTCGGCGGGCAGCACGCGCTGTGGTCCGGCGGCGTCCCAAGGGACGGCCAGCAGCGGGAGCGCAAAAGGGCGCACTTGCGACCACGACAGCGTTTGGCGCCCACCGACGATGCTGCGCGCCAGCGCCTCATAGAGCCAAAGCGTGTAGCGCACGGCGAGGTCCAGCGTCGGCGGTCTGTAGACCGTCTCTGCGGGGGCGGCGCCCAAGGGCGCCGACGAGCCCATGATGGCAGCGACCGCACCGGGCGCCGCCATCTCGGCGACCGATGTCATCGGACGGATGCGCGACACGCCCGTCACGCCGCTTGTAAAAGTGACAGCGCCGGCCGGGATGTCGTCGCTGCACATGACCAGGTACACGTAAAACTTGACCCACTTGGTGAGGCCGTTGAGCAGCAACGCCAGGGCGTCATTGGCCGGCCGGCCGGCCTGCACGAGGCCACCATAGTCCTCGGTTGCCCACGCGTCACTGACGCCCGACTGCACGTCGCGCGAAAAGGTGGCGCCGCGGCCCAGGTTGATGCCGGTGAGCCGCTGAAAGAGCGCGCTGGCGATCGACCGGTAAAAGCACGCGCCGTCGCCGTTGATCTCTTGGAGATAATAGTCGAGCGGCGGTGCGTCGGGGCCGGCCGCCACCTGGGGCGACGGCGGCCTCTGGAGAAAGAGGGCCTCGTTGCGCACCGTCACGATCCGCACGCGACCCACGTCGACGGCGTAGCGGTTGAGCGCAGTTTGCCTCTGGGCCGTGCTGGCGCGAGCGGCGACAAGCGCGCTTCGGTAGGCCTCTCCCGGCTGGCGCGTGGCCCTGGCCGCCGCACAACGCCACATGCGTCGTGCCCAATCAAACGGGTTGGCGCCTGCGGTCCCGCCCGGTGACGACGACGGCGCAAAAAGGTCGGGCCAGCGTTCGACAAGCGCGGCAACGACCTCGTCGGCGCTCGCTGGAGAAAAGCGCGCCGCACGCACGTTGGGGTCGCCCGGACCGCCGAGCGGCCGCCCAGCGGCGTCGACAAAGTCGAAACGACCGAGGATCTCACCCACTTGGCGCAAAAAGGTGGCGTCGGACCACCGGCTCTGACGTTCGACACCCGACACTGTGGCGGTGAGCGCGCCGCTAAGACCCAAGTTGCCATAGAGGGCGTCGCAGTCGGACGGCGTGGCCTGAACGACGCCGCTCGCTGCCCAATAGGGCACGGCATCGGGGCGCTCCAAATAGGCAGTTAGTGCCTCGGCGGCGAGGCGCGCGATCAACGGCTCCCACGACGTCGCCTCGGGTTGACGTTGGACCGCGGCCCGCGGCCCAAACTCGTATGCGCGTGTGGCCCGACGCATGAGCGCGTACACTGGACAATGAAGTTGCGCTGCAAAGAAGAAGGAAAAAAAACCCAAACCACTCGGCACGTGCGGGCGAGCGCCTATTTCCCTCTCTCTCTCTTTTTTGTGTCCTTGTTCTATGTGCTTGGTCTTTTTTTCTCTCTTCTGTAGCAAGTACGGCTCCCTTGCCTATGGTGCGCGCCCGTTCGCGCGCTGTCCGACGCTGATGGACTTTGGCGCGTGCACGAGACGGATGGCAAGTCACCTTATACCCCCCCCCCTTCCATACCGCCAACCCTCTCGGCGGCCTCGTGTGGTTTCCCTCCCTTTATGGCCAAGAAACACGTGCACACAGAAACAATGACGGGCAAGAGCAGAGTGCCAAGCGCATGCTCGCACCCATACACGCGCGCACGCGGTTTGTCACTCGGCATTGGGGTCCTCGTCCATGAGATCGTCCTCGTCGTCGGCCAGATCGTCGTCCACGTCACAGTCTGCTGTATCGTCGGCAGCATCGTCGTCTCCGTCCATATCTTCATCGTCAATGTCCTCGTCATCCTCGCCATTGTTGGGGTCGTCATCGCGGTCGCCCACGTCGATCTCGTCATCACAACGATCGTACTCGCCCGGCTCGTCGTCGTCGTCCTCGGGCGCGCAGGCGTCGCCATCGCTGTCTTCTTCAAACGCGTCGCTCCGTGCGTACCGCCGGGAATTGGCGTGATCATCCCTGACGCGCTGATTGTGTGCATTGCTACCGCTGTCGCCCCCGGTCTTGCTCTTGCGGCGCCGCCGCGCATCGCTGGGGCCACGAGTTGTCGGTGTGGCATTGTTGCTGTGATCATCGGCATTGTCGTCATCGTCGATATCCAGATCGTCGACTCTCGCCATGATGCTGTCATCGTCGCTGGCCGCTGTCGAGCGTCTGCGCATGCGTCCGGCCGCTCGGCTACGATGGTGCGGCGCACGCGCGACCACATCGTCGTCATCGTCGGTCGTGTTGGGCTGACTGTCTCGTCCATCGACACTACGCCGCCCACGTGACGTTCCAACAGCATTGCCGCTTTTGTCGCTACTCAAACATCGGCGCCTTTTACCCGCGGTCGCACCGGTGCGTCCGCCGCGCTTCGGCCGGGACGCTCCACCATCGCATTCGTCGTCGGTTGTTGTCGTTGTCGGAACGAGACATCCGTCGCCGCCTGCGGCCTCGTCATCGGTACTCAATGCCGATGAGTCAATGTCGGTCTCGCATCGATTAGCGACACGCGTAGGCGCGCCGATATCGCCTGCCAGCCATGCCGACAGCATGGCGTCGCACGTCGCGGCATCCATATCCAGCCACACGGGGCCATGTGTGCCGGCACCGCACATGCCTAGCACAACAGGCCATGTGTACACGCGCCCATCGAGCGGATGAGGTAGTGTGCCGACAAATAGGTCGCTCACCGAGGCGACGACGGCTGCCTCCTTTTGGAAGACGGCCATCGTGACAGAATCGCGGCTGACGCCCGACGCCGTCGCGGCAGCGGCGATAGACCCCGGCAGAGGGAGCCACGCAGGCAACGGCGCACTGTGCCACTCTAAGAATGGCGTGGTGGTGCATTGCCACGGGTGCGACTTGGCATCAGTGTCGTCGTCCATGACGGAACCAATGTTTTCGCAGAAACGCAGCGTCGAATTTGTGGGTTCGCCGTGGTCGACGGTGATGGCGGAGACGGCTGTATGCGCTTGCTCGCCCTTTTGCGACAGGAGGACGACCTTGACATGGGTCACTCTCGACGAGTCGCGCGCGTCCACGGATGTGTGGTTGGGCGCGATGGTGGCGTGCAGAGAAGGGGCCAACGGCTTTAAGTCTATGTCCATTGTGTTGTTGCGTGGCTGTGGCCGGCCAAAAGAGAGAGAGGGGCAATAAGAAAAAAGAGGCCGGTGCGTGTGTTGGCAAAAAAAGGGAGGAGCAGATGCAACGGAGCCGTGTGCGATGTAAAGGAAAACAAAGCAAACAGACTGTAGAGAAGGAAAGATGAATCGGTGTGCGGTGAAGAAAAAAAACGCAGGGATGAAAAGAGGGAGAAAAGGAGGTGTGCCGCCTCACCAACAATAAAAAGGCAAAACACGGTAGGCGGACGGCAGCCGACACGCTCAGGGAGCGCGGGAGACCAGCGACGACCGTGGCCGGGGCGATATCGAGACTCCTGTTTTTTGTGGGACAAGCGGTTTTGAGCGCTGGCACAACAGCGGCCATTTGGACATGCGTGCACATCGTTTTAGGTCCGTCTCTAGGAAAAAAAATACGTGTTGCGGATCGTGTCTGCGATGCCCGACATCGTCACTGCAACAGGAATAAAGACAAGAGTAAAAATCGAGGCCCCAAAGAAAGGATGGCGTCGCAAGTCTTGATCACAAACTTTGCCATTTTTGCCCATTGTTTTTTTCTCTCTCTATTTTTTTCGCGATGTCCGTCGCGGTACTATGACAATGGGCCTGCGCCCTCTCCTCTTTTTTTATTCGACTATGCATCCTCCTCTCTTGTTTTCTGCACAAAATAGGCAAGGTGAAGAATGCGGGGAAAAAAAGACAAAAGCCGTGCTTCATGCGCGCTGCTTTCGTCTCCCGCCGCACGCGACGACCCGCGCAAGACAAAAAAGTCCAGAAAAAAATCAGAGCGCACGACACGAGGCCAGCGAGTATAGAGTGAACAAAAAAGTTGGTCAAATGTTGCCTCTTCTTTTTTTGACTTTTTTTTTGAAGAAAATGGGCCGCGACAGGCGAGCCCTCGAAAAGGACATTCTCTTTTATAGCCTCTTTTTCCTCTGTCTCTGTGTCTTTTTGCTCTCACTCGGGTATTCGCTCGGGGGTCGGGCCGGACATCGTCGGTGCTGGTCCGTGTGTGTGTGTGTGTGTGCGCACACAACCTAGTGAGGCGTCGGATGGTAGTGGTAGGCGCCGGGTGCGGTCCCCGCCGGCAGCCCGGCCGAGAGATTGCGCGCTGTGGCCTCTGGATCGACGAGGTCGACGATACGCATCAGCACAGACGCGGCCACTTGGGCGTCGTGTGTATGCGAGTCGAGGTAGGTCACTGGATCGATGCACTCGACCTCAATGTGATACTGTGCCGGGCCACGTCGCTGCCTCTGTTCGGCCTCTTCTTTGGTGTGGCCAGACCATACCATGGTGAGGTCGACGGCCCACGCCCCCGCGGCAAAGCGGCGCCTCTGGCGTATGGCCACGTGTTCAGGGTGCGCCACGTTGGGTACGCGATTGGGGAGGACCTGCTCTTCTCTCGACAGGGCCACGCGCACGTCATAGCCCCGACGCCGGCGCTTGCATCTTGTTGCACCAGAGCCGTTTGTCTGTGCGGCCGATGCCGCGGTCGCCGCACAGCATGTGGGCGACGGGTCGCCAGCGACTGCGATAAACGTGCGCTTTTCAATGACCTTTTTGTGCTGGTGGACGACGCTAATGTGTTCCTTGCCGTAGGAAGCGATCGTGCGCACCGGTTCATTGGTGAGGGGCAGCACATAGTGTGTGACGTGGTCTTCGCGCCAGCCGTGCGATCGCGCCTCGTCCCACGCGTCGCCCATCTCAAGCAGCGCCAGCGCAGCGTACCACGACGTCGGCTCGACGCCGGGTTCAAACGAGCCGTTTTCGCACACAGTACCTAGACGTGCCTCTAGTTCGATGCCTCGTGCGCCGCGTGGTCCGCGGCCTCGCGCGGCAACATGCCCGGCGATCACCTTGCGCATCAGCGTCGCCGTGGGCACCAGCGCAGAGATGGCACCGGCCAAATGGGGCATACATGCAGAGAGGGCGCCGGCAATAGAGCGCGCTGTGGGGTCCGTGAGGGTTTGGTCGGTGGAGCACGTTGCCGCGGCCATGTGTCGTCGTGATCAAACGGGCGTGCTGTCCTTTTTTTTCTCCCTGTTCTTCTCTTTGCGCCAAGGACAATGGGGCGTGCGCGCTCTTTTGTGCAGGTCGGCCTCTCTTGTCTTTCGAGTCGAGTCGGATGCGTATGCGCGCATGCACGTTTTTTTTCGTCGCTCTGCAAAAAGGGGGCCTGGTGCTCGCGACAATAAAAAAAAAGGAAAAAAAAAGAAACTTGGTGAGCGACAAGGGCGCGTTCGCGAGGGCGCACAAAAAAAAAGAGGAGCGGACGGAAGCGAGACAACTGCAACAACCTGATCAACCCACAAGAGGCCACAAAAGAGGGGGAAAAAAAGAGGGAAAAAAAAGAGACGACTAAAGAGGGCATGTGCTGTGGTGTATGAGAGGCACCAAGAGGCCGGGCTGTTGCATGTGCGCCATGCAGCGCGCACCACCGTGCGGACCATGTTAGCGCCATTACGGCCGTTGCGCCAAAACGCGGCAACACACAAACAAAACAGCGGCTCACAACAATAAATTCATTCAACAATGTTTTCGTGGTCCTGCAACGGCGCGATTGGACGTACCTTTTTTGGAAAAAAGACTTCTTGTATTTGATTGGATGATTTTTATATGGGGAAAAGACGACTGGCCCTATGGGGGCGCCGGGCGGGGAGAGGGCACTCGACCCGGTGCGGGGCTTGGACCCACGGTCCCGCATCGCACCAGAGCGTGCGCACGTCTGGGGATGTGTGCGCGCGCGCTCGCGGAGTCTAAAGGAGGCGCGGGTGCGATCGGTTCCGGGTACAAGACAGAGCAAAAAAAAGTGTGCCAAAAAGGTGTACCCTTTTGTATCATCCCTAGGACACCGACACATTCAGCGTGACGGCACAGCACATCCAAGGATTCTTTCTGGCGACGCGACACCCGTGTTTGATCCCTGGTGCGCATACATACCAACCTAATCCCTCTTTTCTTCCCGTTCGCATCCACATATACATACATATATACATACATATATGGCATTGGGTTTTCGAGTGCGGCCCCCTTTTAGGTCGCTCTGTTTCTTTTTTGTTCTCTTCCCATCTTCTTTCTTTTTTTGATAGGCTATGCTATGCGTTGCGTCTGGTGGTGCCATGTGCAAACTGTTTTTTCCTTGCGGGCTCTTTTTTTGTCTGCGCCGCACGCCCACAAAACAGTCTGTCCTCTCTTTTTTAGGGGGCTCTTTTTTTTCCTCTTTTGTTCTCGACCACTTTACAATCGCGCCCCATCAAATGTCCATCGTGTGTTCTTGCTCTTCTCTTTGTTTTTTTTTCGTGATCTATTTCTTTGATCGCACACCGTCTGCCGAAACACTCATCGTCTTGCCCTTTTCCTCTCTCTTTTTTTTTTCGAAACAGGCGCGCTCGCTATTGTTCTTGTGACTCGCTTTTCGCGCCTTTATCCGTTCCTTTTTCCTTTGGGCAGCTTTCCCGTCCGGCGCCTCGTGTTGCTCTGGTTTTTGCTCCTCCTCTTTTCTTTTTTCGTGTGAGCGCCTGCCGCTTTCTCGACCGACGCCGACAACCTAGACCATGTCGACCGTATCTGCTACTCCCCTTGCTCCTCCGCTTCCATCTGGCACCGAACGGGCTCGCTCCGAGGGTTCATTCCTCCTGCCCGACGAAAGCAGGCAGAGAGCGCAGTCACGCCTGCAATGGGATGCCACTGAATGCGCACGCGCTCGACCCGAGGCCACCACACTGGATCGCATCTTTACCAGCGGCTACGATTCGGCATCGCCTGTGGAGATTGATCGCGCGCGCGCCTACACAGACGACGAACTCACGGACCTGCTCAAGATGGCCTACCACGAGTGGCGCATGCCGCCCGAGCGCGACGCCGAGTCTGTGCAGTGGGCGTGTGAGCGCTTTGGCGTCGATTCGCACGCGCGCATCGACCTCGCCACCGTCGCTTCTCGTGCGCGCGACGCCGTCAAGCGCGTGTCCTATTTGATGGCGCTCTTTGCCATGCGCGGTCGCATCAGCAAGACCAGCGAGTTTAACATCCAATGCAGCGAACTGTTTTTCCGCATATTTGAGACGATCCAGTTTGCCTACTATGGTGTGGAGAGCCGCGCGCGCATCGTCAATGCGCGCGACGACGGCCTCGCCACGGCCGGTTCGCTCGATTCGGTCATGTTCCGCTTTGCCACGATGGACCTCGGCGAGGTGCTCAAGCCCAACGAGAGCCTCGTGCTCTTTCTGTTGCGCCAGCTGGCCGCGCATGGCTACCGGCGCTACAAGGGCCACTGCTATGAGCAGGTGCTTGTCGAGGGGCCTGCTCCGCCCAGCGAGATTGAAGCGGCACGCGCTGCCGCCGAAAGGGGCGGCCGCGACGTTCCGCCTCTGGACGCAATGACCACAAAGTATGACACGCACGCGTGGCGCCAGGTGTGCAGCATCAAGGCCTTTATCTACCGCGTGACGCGCAAGGAGGTCTATTGGGAGCAGTGGCGCAACCTCCAGTCGAGCGGCGCCGCCAAGCACGCCGTGGAGGCGCTCGAAAACTGCACCGACACTGAATTCCCCGATCTCGTGCCCGACCGCCACGTGTTTGCCTTTCGCACGGGCATCTACGACTGCATGTCCATGGCCTACACGCCCTACATCGACCCGGAGACGCGCGAGCGCAACCACATCGACCCGCGCCTCGTGGCATGCAAGTATTTCAACATGGACTTTCCCGAGACCTATGCCGACGTGCTCGACGACTGGTACCGCGACATCCCAACACCGCACTTTCAGCAGGTGCTCGACTATCAGGAATTGGGCACGCCCGGCCGCGAGCGCACCGACGTGTGCAAGTGGCTCTATGTCATGATCGGACGCATGCTCTACGACGTCGGCGAGATGGACCAGTGGCAGGTGATGGCCTTTATCAAGGGCATCGCCGGCAGCGGCAAGTCGACCATCATCAAGGTCATCCAGGACCTCTACCCCAAGGCCGACGTGGCCGTGCTGTCGGCCAACTGCCAGGAAAAGTTTGCCCTGGAGAGCCTGCTCGACTGCCTGGCCTTTGTGTGCAGCGAGGTGCGCGAGGACTTTCGCCTCTCGCAGGGCGAACTCCAGTCGATGATCTCGGGCGAGGACGTGGCCATCAACCGCAAGTTCAAAACGGTCGAGACGCGCACGTGGAAGGCACCCGGCTTCTTTGTCGGCAACCAGACGGGCAACTGGATCGACGCGCAGGGCTCGATGACGCGTCGCTTCATCATGTGGGAGTTTCTGCGCAAGGTCAAGGACTCGGCCCACAACAAAACCGTCGACCCCAATCTGGGACGCAAGATTGCGCGCGAGATGCCGCTCTTGCTGCTCAAGTGCAATTTGGCCTATCGCCACGCGTGCAACGAGTTTGGCGACCGCGACATTTGGGACGTGCTGCCCAAATACTTTACCGCCACGCAGCTGCGGCTCAAGGCGCAGATCAACCCGCTCGTGGGCTTTCTCAGCGACCCGGACTCGATCGTCACGGGTCCCAAGCGCTACGTGCTGCTCAAAGAGTTTCGGCGGCTCTACAAGGAGTGGCTCGCCCACAACAACTTTGGCCGGCCGCCCAAGTTTGTGCCCGATCACTACGAGTCGGTCTTTGAAGAGTATGGCATCACGATCGAAACGGGAAAGCGCGGGTGGAGCGGCGAATCCGTCACTGCCCAGTGGGTGGTCGGAGCGGCGATCGTCGCGGAGCCCTGTTTTGACACGGACAGCGCACAACCGCCCATTGATGTCGTCGAAGCGGCATCTCTGTCTTATGGCCCCTCATCGTCATCGTCATCGTCCTTGTCGTCGCCCCTGGCGTCCCTCTCTCTGACGACCCCGACGCACGCGCAAGACCTCGACGTGGCGCCCCATGACGACGGCCAACTGCCGCTGAGCGCTCCGTCGACGCCCATCCCCGTGGGAGGCTACTTTGTTGACCCGCCGCAAGGCGACGCCATGGTCGAAGACAACTAGCTAGACGCCACCAATCAGAGAGCGGCAAAAAAAACAACGAGCACACCCACACGCCTTTTTTCGCCCCAAAAAAAAGAGAAGGCGCGCTTTGATTCCCGTCCGGTGCTTGTTGGTCTTTGCCACGTTGCAGCCCCCCTTTTTCCTCATCTCTTTGTCCGTTTTTTTAGTAAAAGAAAAGAGAAAGAGTAGGAAAACTTGTTCCATTCTTGTCATCTCCCTTTTTCTCTGCCCAACAACAAAGGAGATCCTTGTGTGAGAAAAAAATGGATGCGCACGGCACAAAAGCATTCCACGGCCGATCCTCAAGACGGACCATGTTGCAGGAAAGAAAGAGCCACAAGGACAAAACTCGGCAGCTGTACTCTTCTTTCGTGTACCAGACCAAATTGCCCCAAAAAAAATTTGTATTCTATACGTTGCCTTACTGGAATGCAAAGTTTTCGGTGCCGCGCAGAGCACACAAAAGGGAGGCGCATCGCGGCCGCACCCATCTTTTTTTTTTACATAGAGAATCGGCTTTGGGATGGCAGCGTGTTCTCGTCAGGCTCACGGGTGCGGGAGCGCTCTTTGGCGCCTGTGTCTTGTCCTTTTGTTGGCTTCTGTCCTTCTTTTCTTTTTTTTTTTAAAAAAACGAGGCTCTCTTACTGGTAAGATGGATGCGGGGGTCGCTTTGAGGAGTCGGCCATGGAGCGCGACGACGACGGGAATCATGCGCGTGGCGATCGCCTTGGCCATGGCTGCCTCGCTCTTGCTGGTGGGCGCCGACCGCCATTGGGCCGTGGTGGCTGTAGGCGTGTGCGTGCAAGTGGCTGTCGCGCTTCTCCTCGTCCGTGCGTGCGTTCTGCGCGATGAATCCGATGGTGCGTTGCCCAGGCGCTTTGCCGTCCCCGCTCGCAACAAAGGTTTTTTTGTGGGGGGAGGGGGGGGGCGCTGAAGGGAGATGGCCCTCGCGGCGCACAAAAATCGTACCCCATATTGATTTTTTTAAAACAAAAAAAAGAGAGGGGCGCCGTGCTCGGTTTCTTTGCAGACGAGTTTTCATTTATTGGCGCATGCGGTTTTTTTGGCGGCGGTCCCTTGTTTGGCGGACCCTCTGTCTGCCATTATTTTAGCGCCTCTGTGGTTGATCGATTGCGTCGTTGTTACATGACAACAACAACAATAACAACAAAAAAGATGTCTGTTTTCTGTCTCTAACCGACTGTGTGGAAATGTCGCGTGTATGGAACGGTTGTCTTGCGTGTGCCTTTTTCCTGTCCTTTGGTGTGCCCTGCGACAGAAGCGACGGTCGTGGCGTGTCTCGCCCTGGAGCCGTCCATGCAGCAGACGGCCGCCATCCCAGCATGCGACGCACCTGTTGCGCCAACATGTCGGCGATGCACGAGCCTGTGCGTCTTGAGCGACGTGGTGTGGTTTTCAAGAAAAGGCCATCAGCAGTGGCCTGTCTATGCTGCCGCTACGGCGCGCTGCCCCGCGTGCCAAACCCTCAACGCGTGCGTATGGTCAAAGCGCAGCACCAGTGCGCCGTGGGCCGACGACACGGAGCGCGCTCGTGTCCACAACGATGGCCTCGCATGCCTGACCAGATGCGTAGATCTACCATTGTCGACAGCCATCGTTCGCCATTTGAGTGTTTGCGAGGTCGCTCTCTTTAGAGGCATCAGACGGTTCGTCGTGCCCTTTGAAGCGCGGCAGGTGACGCTGGCCCTCGTGTTTGACGATAGCGAGCGCACGCATTCGCGCCTCGTGTGGCACAGGATAGTGCGTCACCACGCGTGGGCCTGGTACTTTTTGTGGCCGCAGCAGAGCGTCTGTTTCTAAGAACAAAAAAATACAAGTTTGTCACTCTGGCCCATGGCCGCTCGTCAATGGTTTGACAATGTTTTGTCAATACTTGCGGTCCATTGGCGTTGGCCCGTCGATGCTCGCTTCGCGTTGTCCCTTGATTTTTTTTCTCGATACGTGTTTGTTTGTGCCTACGAGTGTTTGCCGCAGAGAATTGCGCAGACGGGCGGGAAAAGGCTGCCGCTGCTGGGAAAAGGGCGTGCCGGAGCGGCCCTTTTGTGGGCCATTATCAGACACAGGCAGGAGGGGGGCGTCGGCAACAAGCAGAGACCCCAAAGGCAATTTTTTTTTAAAAAAAGAAAAAGTCGACAGGGCAAGAGACCCAACAACAAGGGCAAGAGGTAGATGGAGCGGCACAAACACGGACGGGCGTGCGCAGCGCGGACACGGGTGGGGCCTTGGACGCAGCAGCGCACGCCTCCCCCTTTTTTTCATCTCTTTCTTTGCGCCGTGCACGCGTGTCGGGCCGCCATGCGCTCCAAGGCAAAGAGCCCTAGGGGAAAGGCGATCTACGCGCGCTCGCTCTCTCTCACCCTCTGTGCCGCTGCAATAGTCGGTCAGCACACACATAAAAAGAAAAAAGGAAATCATAGACCTGCACCGAGCGTGCCCTCCCCCTCGCCGCGTCTTTCTCGGCATCGTAGGGCATCACCGACGACAAAAAGACACGAGCAACAAGAACCATTCGCCGCCACTAGGCCTTGTTGTCTGACAGCGTCAAACAAACAAACAAAACAGACGGGGAGACACCTCGTCCGGAGACACCTCGACCGTTGATAAGAGGAGGAACCACACATTCTCCTTTGGAAGGAAAAGAAAGAGTTTGCGAGGACTGTCGAGTATGGCAGCCCTGTGGCAGCAACAGAGGCCATGGGCCACCTCGTGTTCGGCCATCCGATACGCGGGTCCAGCCGCCGCGCCATTCCCTGCGGCCGCTGTCGTTGCGCCCGTTCCGGCTGCGCCTGTCGCGACAACGACGACGACGGCGGCAGCGGCCCTGATCCCCGCCACCACAGTGCAAGCCTTGGAGCGCAGTAACGAGGTGCTCTCGCGACAGCGCTGGGCGGCAGTTGGGCTGGTGCTGCTCGCCGCCGTCATCCTCTTGGTGCTGATGCTTTGGGTGTGGCTCAAGGACCGATGCACGGGCGATGGCGATTGTGCGTCGCTCTGTCCGCGCGCCGATGTACCGTGCGCGTCGCGCTGCAACCGCGGGCGGTGCGAGCAGGTGCCCGTGTCATGCACCCAGCCAGGCCAGGCATGGTGTCCATCGCGTCGTGCGTGCATCGACACACGCACTGAAGTGTGCGCCGCACCGGGGTTCATGCCCGTGGCGCCGATTACGCCGCCGCCACCGCCCGTCACCCCGGCGCCCGTACCAACGCCGCCCGTTATTCCGGCGCCAGCGGTTCAACACGGCCTCGTGGGTCAACAACAGCAACAGGTACCGCCGTTTCCTCTGCCGGCGTCGCCGTGGGACGCTTCTGGCGGTGCGGTGGTGCCGACGGCACCTCACGGCGGCGTTGCGCCCATGCCCGCGCCGCCTGTAGAACCCGACGATTTTACCGCCGTCTCTTTGGTGCCCGTCATGATGCGTTGCGTGTGGGAGGCCGCCTATGGCCCGCAGACCGTTGTCGTCAACGGAGTCACCTACGTCGTGGACGCTCAGGGCGGCACCGTGCGCCTCATTGACGGGGACGGACGCCCGTGGGAATGTGGCTCCGGGGGGCGCTGGTGGCACATGGGTCCGCTGGACGGCGCCGGACCAATGATGGACGGCACCGACGACAACAACAGCGGCAACATGAACGACTATTATGAAGCGGCGGCTGCCGACACGGTCGTGTGTTGGGACCAGGGCATGGACATTGTGTGGACGAGTGATGCCTATGGGCGCACGTGGGCGGCGCCGCGCAAGGGTGCACAGGGATGGGCACCGTGCGATCCCGCGTCGGGCGCCTCCTCTGTGGCGCCACCGCCCCCCGTGACCATCGACGCCGCGACGGCGCGCCACGACATTGCGCGAGGCCGGGCTTCGATGGCGGCTGCAGCGGCTGCGGTCACGCCCAATGCGACCACTGCAATGTAGAGCGTCCTCCCCAGGTGGACCCGTGTCCTAGCCGTGCATGTATGCTCGTGCGTTGGCTCGCATGTATGCTCGCGCGTTGGCTCGCATGTATACTCGCGCGTTGGCTCGCATGTACGCTCGCGCCACTATTTTTTAATACATAAAAATTCTTTTTTTTCTTTTGTTTGCAAACAGTCGCATGCCTAGAGTAAACAAAAAAAAAGAGGAAAAAAAGAAGAGAGATGAACCACGTGGACCCAATTTTGCCTGGAAAAGAGAGAGAGAGAGAGAGAGAGAGAGAGAGAGAGAGAGAGAGAGAGAGAGAGAGCAGGAAAAAGAGGGTCGCAGCGGCAGGACGGCCCATATGCGCCTGTGGCGGGATGTTGGGTAGGCCAAAGAAAACAGGCCGCAAGTGTGTGGTTTGGATTGCAGCGGGCGAGGCAGCCGAGAGGGTTCAAAAAAAAAAGAGCGAACGCGTCGCCGACGCCGATTGGATCACCTCTTCTTTTTTTTTCATCTCCGCAGCACGCCGACGCGCCCAAATCAGGATAGGAAGCGGCAACGCGCGCGCGATCTGATTGGTGTTCTAAAAAAAGGACATCACACACGCACACTGGAGGCCTGATCTATCTTTCGACGGTGACGACGACGAGGACCAGGAACGGCGACAATCCGAGGACCAAGGGATCGCAGAGAAAACTCTTTTTTTTTGGTAAAAAAAAAGGCACGGCGTGGCTCTTTGTGTCCAAATGCCCGATGCGCCTCGGATGCGTGGCCGTGTGCGCTTGCGGGCGCGCGCGTGTGTGTGTGCGTGTTTTCGTGACTCCTCTTCTTTTTTCCCCTCTTTCTCACGCTTTTTTTTCTTTGTGCGTGCTCGCACGTCGCGCTCTCTCTCTGGGCTCAGACAGGGGTAGAGGAAAAAAAGAAGGCGTCGCCAGATAGGGAAAACCTCAAGTGGGTGTTTGTCACGTGTGCAACAACAACAGCAACAACAATGACAACGATGACGATGAGCATGATATCGGCCATGTGCGATCCCGACACAATCTCACTCTGGCCGATGGGGGGTCGCATGCAGCCGTCACCGGCGCCAATGTCAACGGTGACGCAAGAGCAGCAGCAGATGACTGCAGCCAAATCGACAGCGACGCCGCAGAGCATCGACACTGAGGCGGCGCCTACTGTCGACGACCATTGCGACACCGACGCACACCAACTGCACAGGCGTTGGGCGTGGTGGGTGCACCGGCCATGCTACGAGGGGTCGTCCTATGCGGGCACGTGGGAACCTATGGCCAAGACGCATGTGTCCACGGTCGAGTCGTTTTGGCGCCACCAGAACAACCTGCCCTCGCCCGGCGCGCTCTTTGGCGCCAACCGCGAGCGAGTGCGCAACGGGGACGAGAGTGCCATCGAAGGTATCTCCTTTTTCGAGTCGGGCGTGCTGCCCGAATGGGAACACGTGCGCAACGCCATGGGTGCCAGCGTGGTGTTCAAGGGCACGTTTGGACCGCGGCACGCCAGCGCCGTGTGGGAGCGCGTCGTGATGGCGCTCGTGGGCGAGCAGATCGGCGACGACTCGGAGCGCATCACGGGCGCCCGCATGGTCGATCGCATAAGCAGCATGCGCGTCGAGGTGTGGCTCGACGACGACGACCCGCAGTTGGCTGATCGCGTGGGTCGCTGGTTCTTGGCGCATGCGTTTGACGGTGTTGTGGCGCCGGGCGCCGTGCGCGACTTTTTCGTCTCGCCACACGTCCAAGCCAAAAGTGCCAAGGGCGAGGGCTACCGCGCGGCGCCGCACGCGCGCCGTTTGCCCGCAAGCGCAACAAGGCGTGCGCCCGCGCCCGATGGCACACCTCGATCGGGGCGCGGCAGTGGTGGCGGCGACAGGACGCGCGGCAGGCCTTCCCATGAGACTCGTATCGCGTCAACTCGTGTATTTTGACGCGGTCGTCTTGCATTGCTCCCGTGCGGTTGTACACGAGGCCATAGATCTTTTTTTTTTCTTGGCGAGGGTCAAAAAAAGGATGCTCACATGACGCGAATAAAAAAACTAAAATAAAATGAAAAAAAAAGAACGAACAAACAGCAACGGGCAAAAGAGAGAGCGCGGAACCACACAAGGCAGCGCGCGCAACAAACAACGGCTCCTGTGTTTCCCTTCTTTTTTCTTTTGTTCTTGTGGGTGCTTGCTGCGTGAGCAACACGGGAGATGAAAAGGCGCGCGTGGGCATTGTCCTCACGCACAAAAGAAGAGAGCATATACAGAGCCGTGGCCGTCTGCGCACAAAGCATCCCAAAGAACAGAAAAAAGAATTCTCTCTTTTTATTTTTTTCTTTTTTTTGTCGGCGCGCACGGACGGTCTCGCAGGAGGATGTCAACGACAACAAAAACAACAGCAACAATAAAGAAAAAAGAGATGGGACTGAAAGATGTGTCGTGCTCTTTTTTTTCCCCCGCCACCAACAATCTGCGAGACAGATCTCGAAAGAGGCGACCCTCATTGCCAGACAGGTGGAGCGATAATCGCAGTTGTTGGTTTTTTCCCTCCTCCTCCTTTGTTCGTGTGCCTCTGTTGTTGGCGAAAAACAAAATGGCTTGTGCGTACTCTCGGCGCTCATCTCACTAGACTGCTGCCGGGCCATGTTGGCAACTGCTTTTTTCCCTTCTCAACCACCAACAAACACGTCGTGTGTTGTCTTTTTTTCTTTTTTTTTTCGGCAGATTTGTGGGAAAAAAAAAAGAGGCGAGACCACAAGCGCCATCTGTCTCTGTGCCGCCTATGGAAACTCTTGCCTGCTTTGTTTGCCCCACATCTACGGGCACGAGCAGGAAATGACCAAAGCGCGCAAAATATACGATATTTTTTGGCCCCGCATATTGGCGCGGTGACGAGCAAGGCAAAATGAAAAAAATATGTGGGGGCCTTTATGCATTCCATGGTGCTCTGAGTATTCCTACTCGCGTCCAATGGCACGCCTTTTTTTTCGTTGGGCCTGCTTTGGCGCCAGCCACTTTTTTTCCTCCTCTGCCGATGATGGGTTGATGGTTGCCAGTTTTAGAAAGAAAAAAAAGGTCCTCATTGTTGCGAGCCAAAAAAAGGACGGCCCCTCTCAATCTGTCGAAACTCGCTCATTGTCTTTCGCAGGCACATATACACAAGACAAAAGGCCCAGAGGTTTGTGTAATCATCCAACACAGGCGAGCGGGCAGAGAGAGACAGAGACAGAGATAGAGAAAAGAGAGAGAGAAAAAAGAGAGAGAGAGAGAGAAAAAGAGAGAAAAAAAAAGAAATGACGCAGAGACATTGCGCAATCTGTGTTGGCAGGACAGAGGCCGACGACGTCGCACATGTTTTGCGCAAGCGAGATCCGCCACCGCCGGGACCCGCGACCCCGCACTCTGGTGGCGCCATCGTCTACAGCCCCGTGTTGCCACATGGCTTTGCCGTACGCCTGGCGCCGGGACCTGTGGACGCAACGACGGCGGCGAGGGCCGCTTTCAGTGTATCGTGCCTGCGTTCAACGGGACCCGTATGTCGCAATGTGTTGGGTCCTCTCGCTCACACGCTCGGTCGGTACTTTGCCGGCGGGGGTTGCGTCAGCGTCGCGACACGCACGGGGGTGCCACGCAACCATCAGTCGCTCGACTCTATTCTCGCGTGGAGGCGCCCGACCGCACGACCGGGAGAGGGCGATCACGCGGCGCGTCGCTGGTTGGCGTCATGCGTCATAGCGCAGGTCGACAGCGTCCGCTGGCATCCAAGATACTTTGTGCCATGCGACGCCGCCCTCGACCTCGTCTACGCCTATTTGGCCAACGCGGTTGCGCCCGCTAGTCTGCTGCGTGCCACGTGCAGCGAGATAGGCGCCTGGCTGGCGCGTTCCCATGCCGTGCTTGCACGTCTCACACGGGCTCTCGCGTATGCCGAAACACAAAACGTGCTCTGCCCGATCAACGTCCAGCGATTAGCGTCAGCCTTTGATGCTCTGCCTCGCTGTCATCGCCGTTGCGCTTCGCGACAGCAGGCCGATGCGACGTGTGACATTGACGACGAGTCTGCGGCAGCGTACGACGTTGAGACGGCCGGATGCGGGTGCCCTTCGCCGTACGCGTGCACAGCATGGGGACCCGGACGTTCTGTAGGTGCGTGGCAACGCAGCGCACTCAATTGCATCGCCTTTGTCGCCGCGACACCGACGCGTGCGGTCGATCCCGCTCATTTGCGACTCGGCTACCGACCGGCCATAACGCATGATGACATGACCATTCGCTATACATCTCTGGATACTGCGACCGACAGTGCGGTGGCGGCGTACGGTGACGCCAGAGGCCACATGTGTGATGAGCAACGGCCGGAACAATCACGGACATTGACAGAACCGACAGCGATTGCTCCGTGTCTTTACTCGATGCCCATCAATGTAGACGTCGGCCGCACAACGTGCCTCACTGACGCGACCACCGTGCGGAGCAAACGGGATACGATGGGTGATCTTACACAGGACAACATGCGCGCAGGCAAGCGTCGCTGCATAAATGATGATCACAGCGGTGGGCACGGCGATGACGACAAGCATATCATTAACGACGATGATGGACCTCGTACAGACGACACTGCCGACCCAGACAGTCCAAATAATAATGTCGACGCCATTGACAGCGACGCCTTTTGGCAGTGGATCAACAGGCAATTTTCCACTGAAATAGATGATGTCTCTTAGGTTTTCTCTCTCCCTCTGTGTCTCTGCCTCCCCACTAGTGGTCTTGGTGTGGTTATTCTTTTTTCCCCCCAATCGTCCTTTTTTCCGCCACGACGTGAGAGCATGATTCCCAACGCGACCTACAGTCGGCAAACTCTCAAAAGGGGCAAAAGAAATGTCACTAAACTGTCTACGCCCTGCTGTTTTGTATGCTAAAGAATCATAGACATGTGAGGAGCGAGACATGTCTGCTGTCGACACTTTCATGTATTCCCAAGCAGACGGAACAACGGGCTGCAGACACTTTTGGGACAGCATATTGGCTTTTTTATGACTTTCTTTTGCCCCCTTTTGAGAGTTCACCGACTGTGTGGCCCGGCACACATGAACGGCAGAGCCTGGACGTACAAAACAAGAGACGCGAACAGGCGCCCGCACGAAAAAGAAGCAGCAACACAGCGTGCGCATAAACCGGGTGTGCGATCACGACAGCAAAACATTTTTTTTAAAAAAGAAAAAGTAAACGCCATTAGATTGGAGGAAATGGGGGGGGGGGGAGATGTGTGCCGGCGAACGACGGGGTGCTCGATGCGTGTCGTCAACCGACAGCAACGCGACCAAGGCGTGTCATCGCACGTGGCTGTCCGTCGAGTACGGCGACGACAAGCCGCCGATCGGGTGGAGGGGATCCAACGGCGGCCACTGGGCGCCTCGTTGTGGCGGTGACGCGTCCCGCTTCAAGATCGATAACCAGCACGCACCGGCCGTCATCGTTGTCAAGAGTATTTAAGCGGTCGGCTCGCATGACGCGAGCCTCGGTCCAGTACAGGCGGCGTCGCGCGACACCGCCGACTCGGTCGGCCATCCATTCGAGCGCATCGGCCCACATGGGCTCACGTCCAAAGGCAGCCGTCGGGTGCGCATGATCGAACGCGGGAAGGCAGGCCGCGGCGTCGTCGCAAAAGCGTCGACCGAGTGGGGCCTCAAAGTGCACGTCGGGACACGCGCTGCGACGTTCGACGTACTTTTGTCGCACGGCAGCCGAGCGGCGCGCCTGTGCGCGTCGTGCCCACGCCGACACAACAAATCCGACGATGATCACGGCAACAACGGCCACCGCGACGCTCATGCCCAGCGCGGTGGGCCAATTGGCCTCTCGCCGTCGGCGCGACGCTTGTCGAGGTCGCATTACACACCGCCCTCGCGCGCAGCACCAGGTTTCCTTTGTTTGCGCTTTTTTCGCGTAACCGGGTGCACAGCGGCCTTGTTCTCGCGGTGACGAATTGATCTGGTTGTCGCGGCCCTTTTCGTAGGAAAAAAAAACCCTCCCCAGCACGCTTGTGTTGTGGCGTGCGAAAAAAAAAAGAAGAAAAAGGACAAAGCAAAAGAGGACAGACACAAAGAGACAGAGATTTAGTGCTTTTTTTCCCAATGTTTTGTTTCATCGTAAAGCGAGTGCCCCGCAAATATGTGGCCTTTTTTGAGCGCATGTGTGTGTGCGCGCATGCGAGCGCCGCCCCCTCTCCCAAGGAAAAAAAAGATAGAGTCTTTTTTCGCGCGTGGCGCTGACGGCCCGAGCGGGACAAAAGAACAACACGGAGAGGATCTCTTTCTTTTTTTTTTTGGTTCCAACCAACAGAGCGGCAAAAGGCGCCACGTCGGGCCAGGCGAGGTTTCCTTTCTCCCTCTATGTTTTTAATCTTTTTTAATCTTTTTTTTTAAACATATTACACATGGCGTTGTTCTGCAAGACTATGGGTAGGGCACGTTGCGCTCGTGTGAGGAGAAACAAAAAGGCGATAGGAAAAAAATATATATAGTCAGTCGCGCTGGCGCTGTTGACGACCCGTAACACGGGGCTCTTTTTTCTTTTGCATTTGGGGAAGAAGGAGGGGAAAAAAAGGCTGCGTGCCTGACGAGCGGCGCGCGAGCATGTTGGCTCGGGCGACGTCGGTCGAGAAGAGGAGGACCCAGAGAGGCAAGACGAGCCACGATGCAACAGCGACGACGCGTCGTACCGCTCGCGAGACCAATGCTCGCACCATCTGGGGGCGTCACTGCGCTCGCAGATGCACTCGGTCGCATGACTGTTGCCACGCGTAGAGCGCTGCCGCCCCCTCGCGCTGTCGCACTGCCGTCGGTACCGGGCATCGAGCCGGCACAAGGGGAATTACAGACGACGGCACTCGTTGCAGCCGTGCAGCGTCCGAGAGACACACGCGACGATGATGTCGTAACAACCCTGCTGTCGCCCGCAGCTAATGCCGCGTTCTGTCCCGTTGAGTCGATTGAAACAGTCCAAGGTCGGTTGCGCTCCGTGGGGCCGCGCGCGCGAGGCGAAGCATTGGGTAGAAGCAGCCTTGCAAGCACGCGAGACAGCGTCGGCGTTGTGTATGGCCGGCTGCTCGGTGCCGGCACCAATGCTCGGGTCTATGCGCTCGAACGGCCAGCGACGAGTGCCGACATGGAAGGAGGAGGAGGAGGCCTGGGTGGCATCGATGTCCCACTGGCCATCAAGATACCGACTGCCGCGGTGGCCGTGCCGGGCACCACAGACAGCGTTTACGACTTTATGCGCTCGTTGCCGTGCTGGGACCCTCGACGTCAAGAGTACGCGTGCCCCATCGAGGTCGAGACCGAGGCCCTGTTGTCGGCGCTGGCGAGCGGTCTGTTTACCGGTGGCATTACGCCGGGCACCGTTGTGCAAGCGCGCGCCTTTGTCTGTCCGGGCCTGGCCTCGGAGCGCCCGCTGTGTATCATACAAGAGCGACTGGGTGTTGCAGCCCCGAACGCACCGGTCGGCACCGATACGAGTACCGCCTATGTGTCGAGCGTCGATCGTCTGCCGCTGTTCCTTGACTTGGTCGAGGGCCAACCTACGGGCGGCCTGGCCGGGCGCATCAGACGCATCGAAACCGCCGCCGTTGAAATCTGCATTTCCGTGCTGCACACGCTTGCCGTCGTGCAGGTGGCATTCGGACTCAACGTGCTCGATGTGCGACCTGCCAATCTGCTGCTCAAGGCCCTGGAGCCGGGCGCGCGCTACTTTCGCCAAGAGGAGACTGCGGCGGCGAGCGGGTTCGCGCTGGCATGGCGCAGGCCGACCGTGAGTGCAGGCGACGCCGATGGTCAGTCCGAGGCCGATGACAGCGCCGTGACCGACGTCTTTGTGTTGCCCAACCGCGGTTGGCTGGTCAAGGTGGCAGATATGGGCATGGCAGCGGCCTACGCGGTGGCGCGCCTGGAGCCGGTCGCCCTTGGCTCCCGTGCGTCGGTCATGACTACGGTCGCCGTCACCACCGAACGCTCGTCTGAACGCCAAGACGCGGCACTGCGTCGGCGTGCCAGTGCAGCGCGCGCCACCTATGCGGCGGCACGTGAGCGTGCCCTCGCGTCTGGAGCCTCGCCGCAAACTGCTGCCGCTCGCGCCTCCGAGGCCCTCAGCGCCGATGAGGTGCGTGCCATCAACACGTTTGCGCAGCGTCTCGACGAAAGACGCACCTTTGGCATCCAGCCGCGGTTTGTGCCTGGCTACGACGCGCACACGCTTGTGGCGTCGCTGGCCGACGCATGTCTCGCGTGGATCGGACGCGTGCCCGCCCCGATCGCCCTGTTGCGCGATACGCTCGGGTACACCGTGGCGCCCGGCGCAATAAGGCCCGCCCTTGGTGCCGTGAGCGCGTACGGCCCGCGAGCGGCCTTGGCCACCCTCCACGCGGCAGCGCGCGCATCCGAGGGACCCGCTGGGGCCTACATGGCCGCCTACTTGGGCAGCGCAGAGCGCCTGTCGTCGCCAGGCCTCGTAGTCGTCGAGGTACCAACGGGCCCAGTGCTGCTTGACGCACCATGACCCGGCTGCACAAGTAGGAGACCGAGAGACCGAGGGAGAGAGACCGAGGGAGAGAGAGGTGTGGCGGCACCTGCTCCAAAGACAATTTTTTCCTATCCTCTGTCTCCCAGAAAAGAGCGCCACGCAGCCAGTTGAACAAAAAAAAAGACTGACGGATCCTCGGGAAAAAAAGCAGTTTACCTCGTTGGTTTTTCTTTTTTCTTTTCTTTTCTTTTATGATCGACTAGCGCGCTGTATGTGCGTGTGCTGGTTTTATGTGGGCATGGCCGAGCAGGTCGCAAACAAAAGGAGGAATACTTTGCGCCGGCCGCTGGCAATCGCGCGCGCAAGGAGGCGGGCGCAAGAGACCGGGCTGAAAGCGGAGGGGCAGTCCAGGAAGCAGAGGACCACGACGACGACAAAAGAAGAAAAAAGAAGAGAGGGAAAAAGGCCGTGTGGGGGGCCTTGTTGTCGGCTGTGTGTGTGCGTTGCCGCCAACAGCGCGTGGACACGCGAAGACCAAAAGCGCGCGCCCGAGTGTGGGAAAGCAGTGCCCCTTCCTATCTCGCTCGACCGTCCCCATCTCGTCTTTTTTTTCTCCCTCTTTCGACACACGCGCCTGTCTGTGTGTGCGCTTGCGACCCCTCCCTCCCCTCCGCCAAAAAAAAGCCAATGTCTGCCACGACGACAACGTACGAATCGCGCACCTACTCGATGCAAGAGCCCGCGGGCACTGTGGCGTCGGCGGCCTATCGCACCGACGACTGGCTAGCGCGCAAGCGCTGGATGGGCCTGTCGTCGTGTGGGTGGATACTGATCGCGCTCGTGGCGCTTATCCTCATCCTGGTGATCATCATGATCGCCGGCGCGGTCGGCAACCGAAGGCGATACTGAGCGTCAATCGGCCGAGCCCCCGTAATATGCACGGATATCGCGCGTGCCTCCTTCCCTTCACAATGCCTTGAGCGAGACACGAAAGAGCGTGGCATTGCGCGCCTGATCGACCGCCGCCCCGGAACCTGTCCGTTTTTTTTCTCTTGTTCGCGTGGTGTGCACTCGCGATGGGCATAAGGAGGAAAAAAAGAAAGAAAGAGACAATAAACCCAATGAAACTGTGTTGACATGGCGGGATGTTGGTCCATAGAGGAAAACAATTCAAAAAAAAAGAAAACACACAATGACAAAGTAAGAAAAGAAAAGGCACAATCGTGGGCGACGCCTTTTGGCCAAGAGGCACGCGGGAAAAAAGGGGAGACTTGGCACACGCACAAAACAACCCTCAAAGCAGGCCCACCAAGAGTCTCCTTTTTTCCTGTCTTCTTTTGACCTTTTTTTTCGTGTGGGCACAGTTTTCGAGAAATTAAAAAATCTTTTTGGCGATTGGGTCGCACCGTCGCATCCAATCACCAAAAAGACATCAGGAAAAAAAAGGACGCAAGCTGTCGCAAAAGACTGCGTTGCCGAGCGCGCGCGGCGGCCAGAGCAGACGTCGGGGTTTTGGACTTGTGCCCGAAGGAGGGCGCACGCGCGCGCTTCCTGCGACGCGGTCCAAAGCCCCAAAAAGGGACCTTGTGTTTTTTCGTTTTTCGTTCTTCATTTTCCCTAGACCTTGTGTCCCACAGCGCCAAGACACCGACGCCCATACGGTGCGCCCCCGCCTCTCCTTGACAATACACGATTCAGTTGCGAACCGAGCGCGAGTACAAACCGTGAGGAAAAAAACGCAAACGGTCATCAAGCGATCGCAAAAAGTCTCCCTTTTTTGTCTTTGTGGTCGCTCAAATTCGCTTGCCGCACAGGCCTCTTTCTCGCGCACAACAACGCATCTATCTGCGTGTCTGTTTACAGTTTTTTCCCTCTATTCCGGTGCTCGCCTCATCGCGCCCGTTGTTCTTTGTGCCGTTGGTTTTTTTGTTGTGCATTCTCTTTCTTGTTGATAAAGAGAACACGTAAAAACTCGGACGACTCATCTCTCGCCTCTGCAGCCGCCTCCATTTGAACACGAGCCGACCATGTCCACCCCCACCACTAGCACTACTACCAGTCCCAGGTCGCCGGCGTCGGCAACACCTGCGAGCGAGAGCGCAGACGACGCGTGCGCGCACGGCACCAAGCGGACTTTTGACGAATTCGAACAGGCCATCGCCGCCGTGACGGGCGCCTCGGACGACGAAGGCGGAGACGGGCTTGGCGACGGTTCCGATTCGGGACGCAGCCTTACTTCTTCTTCTTCTTTGGCAACGGCATCGTCCAAGAGGGCGCGCAACGATATCCTGGCGCCCGATGGCTCGGTGGTGCGCTCGGTTGATTCCAGCGTCGAGGACGACCCCGTCTATCGGGCGCAGTTGCTTCAACTGGTGGCGTCGGCCACCAACAGCGCTACGGATGCCATTAACAACACGATCGAGTTTAGTCTCACCATCGACCAGCCGGCGGTGTTTCGCGAGATGATCGAGTCGGTGTCGACCATGCTCGACGACCAGCTGCCGCTGATTATCAACTCGGGATCGACCTTTGGCGGCGTGCGCATCATGGGCATGGAAAAGAGTCACACGTGCTTTGTGCGCGCGCAGTTTTCGTGCAGCCATCACTATGTGAGCGCCCTTGCCGTGGCCAACAATGGCGGACGCGAGGTGAGCGCCGAGGGTGTCGGCGTCGTCGAACGGATGACGCGTTACCACGTGTCCACCAAGATCATCAAGGGGTGTCTCAACGCCGTACCCAAGAGCATGTGCATGCGCGTGGTCAAGGGCGGTGGGCGCGCCGAAATCGTGTTTGGATGTTATGACGGACCGTCGAGCAAACGCCAGGATATGGCGTCTGTGCCCACGCTCGAACCTCAGACGTCTGTCGCCGCCAGCGAGGACGGGAGTGGCGCCCTGACCGATGACAATGATCCCAACCAGTGGGACATTGAGGTGGTGTGCATACACGACATTATGTTTGCCTTTCCCGCTGAAATGCTCCGGAGCGCGCTCGCGCTCGCGGCCGTATTTGACGCCAACGAGGTGACCTTTTCAGTGCGCGAGCCACGCGAACAGTGCCTCGGCCGCCGTCCTGCCAACGTGCGCCACGCCGTGCTCTTGGTCAGCGTCAAGGGCAAGGCGGCATCGGGCTACTACTCCAAGCCCTTTTACGCCACGAGCCCGTGGACCGACACCAGCGCAGACGCGACCGGTCACGCGACCACCACGACGGCATCATCATCATCGTCGTCGTCGACCCAAGAGATCGGCGGGCCTCTGCCTTCGCCCGTCTCTGGTGCGTCGACGCCTCAATGCTACACTGTGAGCGCCGACGCCGACGGCTCCATGTCGACCGAACTAGAAAGCACGCTCGAAGAGCGCTATGCCATGGTTTACGACGTCAAGAAGATGGTGGCTTTCCTCAAGGGCATCCGCGGCACCGTCGAGGTCTCGTTGGGCGAGGCCATGCCCATCTCTATTGCACACGGCAACAACCAGTACCGAGTGGAGATGATCCAGGCGCCCAAGACTGAAGAGGCAACGACAAGCACCGCCTAGGCCCTTTTCTTGTTTTCCTTTTTTCGTTTTGCTTTTCTTGTTTTCCTTTTCTTGTTGTCGTCGTTGTTGAACAACAACAACAGTGTCAACTGTGTCCCTTTTGTTGTGCCGTATTTTAATGCGTACCATTGTCTCTCGCATTTTGCCATCGCACGTGCACTTTTCTCTTTTTTTCTTTCATTTGTCGTGGTGGCGGCAACAGCGTCGCGTCGTGACTCGCCTATTTTTCACGACAACCGGCATCCGAACGGAGCGCGCAATCGCATCCACAAACTTGGCCGCAAAAAACCTACTGTCCCATTGTGATGTCGACAAGCGGTCATGCCCAGACGAGGCGAGCACGCCGCACGCGAGCCAGAAACGGGCCCAACAAAAAGGCGGCTGAGAGGCAAAATAAAAAGAGGGCCCGTCTGCTCGGCTCCCAAATCGTCAGCAGAGGAAAAAAAAAGTCCAAGGAAGAAATAGGGAGCGGCCAAAGTGTGCGGTATCGCGTCCTTGCCTGCCAGAAAGATATTTTGTTGCCCCCCTTTTTTTGTCCCCATTTCGTATCGACATAAAGAGCCGGACGGGAGCGGAAAAAAGGCACCTTTGCCAAAAAGAGGCAAGAGCCTGCGGCGTATCGAGGCCGGCGTTCCTCTTTTTTTTGCCCTTTTTGTGTGACTTTTGCGCAAGACAAACAAGAGACAAAGAGAGAAAGATTGTAAGGCGGGCCGACACGCGGCAAAGGTGACGCACTCTTTTTTTTCTCTCTTTGCGAGAAAAAGAACACGACAAGAAATGACGGGCCATAAGTCGGAATGGTTTTTCATAATGTTTTTTCGTGGTTTCTTTTCTGGATCCCGTCAAAGAGTGCGTCCCATTTCGTTCGCGCGCACATGCTGGCGGTCTGCCTGTTTGCGCAGAGAGCGCGCGTCTTTGCCTGGCGTCTCTATTGCGTGCACGCGCGACGGGACAAACTTGTGCACAGAACGGTCCTGGAACTATAACACGACACCTCTCTTTGTGATTGGTTCATAGCATGACTGGGACAATTTTTGCATGCTCCCTTTTTTTCCCCCGATATAAAAGAATCCGAGGACGATGACGACGGCACGCCTTTTGCACGACAGCGCCAAGAGTGACCGGAGCGACACGACGACCCAAACAAAGCGAAAGGAAAAAGGCGGAAGACATCGGGTTTTTTTCACGCCTGCACGACCGACGCCTGTGCTTGTGCGCATCTCTTGTTGATTGGCAAACAAACAGACATTTAGTCGTCTCGTACAACGCATCAGCCGACACGATGATGCAAAAGGCAGCGTGCGCGAGCATCGGCTCGGAGAAAAAGGCCCACTTGCTCGATCGTTGCCGGCGTCTGTCCGTATCGCCCGTCAACGGCAAGTGCGTCGCGCCCTGGCGTCGCGCGCGCTGGATCGCCCACAGTACGGCGCGTCCCCGTCTCTCGACGACACCTGCGCCCTTGCCTGTGCCTCGATGCGATTCCAGTAGCGCGGCACACGTGCCTCTGCGCAGTCTCCACGTCACGTTGGACAAACACCTCAAGGCGTCGGTATCGAGCGGGCTCAAAGCCTACCATCAGAATCGCGACGCGCGCGTTGTGGACCGTCGCGAGGCAACCAACCGCACGTCGGTCGACATCTCGATCCAGGGCTACTTTGGCGAGTTTATGTTGGCGCGCCTGTTTGGCATGTCCACAAAGCCGCTCCTCGAACCGTCGTGCCGCAGCGGCCTCACCGAAAAGGGGTTTGACGGCACGCTGCGCCCCGAGATGTGGAAGATTGACGTCAAGGTGAGCAACGCCGACACGGGCAAGCTGCGCGTCGGCGCGCGCAAGGGCGCCAATCAGCCCGACCTCTATGCGCTCTTTGTCTATGTCAACTATGAAGCGGGCAAGCCACTCGACTCGCCCGACCTGCCGGCGCCCGTGTTGCGCTTTGACGGATTCGTTCCGGCTGCGGTCGTCTTTGACCCCCAGTACCTCTCCAAGGACGGCAAGGCCTATTGGGTGCCCACCGACAGGCTCATGTCGCGCGAAGCCCTCTGGGCCATGGTCGAATCGGGTCACGGCATGGGACTGCGGCGCTATGCGGCGCGACCCTAGCGCATCGTCTACGCCCTGTGCCTCTCTCTCCCTCCTTTTCCCTCTGGCGTCTCGCGCCTCCTTGTGGCCTTTTTCTCTCTGCCCCTGTTCTTTCTTTTTTTTTCCGCCTGCTTCTATTGGAATAGAAAAAAAAGGATGCCGTGCATTGTATGTGCATGCGACCTGTGTTGGTTCGACCTCGACGTCCCTCTCTCTTTCTTTTTCCCCCTTTACGGCATTATGGCTCGGGCAATGTGCGGCCCGCATTGTCCCTGCCCCCTGGGTCTCTGTGTGTGTGTTTCCCTTTTGGTTTTTTTTTCGCGCTCTCGACAAGGGTAAACAATGCGCATGCGGAAAAAAAAGAGGACAAAAGACGCTGTGGCATGCCTCGTAAAAGAAAAAAAAAGTGGGCGGAGGAGGGGGCGCACCTGTCGCTCGGTGCCGCCCGGTCTTGGACGGGGGTGCAACATGCGACAGGCCAAAAATATTGTGGTCCCGCAACGACTAAAGGCGCACGGGCGTCGATACGCAAAGGGGAGACACGACAGCGGAGCGATGCCATCGAGGGCGTGCGCAACCACCGTCTATGTGACCGCCTACGGACGGTATTACCACACGTCGCGCAAGTGCGTCTCGGAAAGGCGTGCACGTACGGGGTCGCGTGCGCTTCCTTTTGACTGCATGGGCGTGGCCGAGGCGGCAGTGTCGCGTGTCCCGTGTCGCAAGTGCTGCGGCAAGGGCATCGCGCAGACAATGCCTTCCACGTCGTCACGTCGCGGTGCCCTGGGTGTGCGCGCGTCCAACTCATCGCGTACGGCGCGCGTGGTCGAGGCCCAGCGGCGCTACCATGCCGGGTCCAAGTACCGATGGCGATTGACGGTGCGCGAGGCCGCACGTCGAGGCATTCACATGGGACTCGAGGCCGCCTACGCGCTGGCGCTCATGGATCGCGCGTGCGTGTATTGTGGGCGCGAACCCACGGCGCGCGCCAGCGGCCTGGATCGCGTAGACAATGACATCGGGTACCGTCGCACCAATGTGGTCGCCTGCTGCTGGGACTGCAATCGCATGAAGGGCACGGCATCGGCGCGCGATTTCGTCGTGGCGTGCGCCCGCATCGCGCGATCCGAGGCCGACGACGCCGGTCCTGCGTGCGAGGCCGCATTCGACGACGATGACACGCGACGCGGAGCGTGCTACGCCAAATACCGGCATCGGGCGCGTCGGCTCGGTCTGTGCTTTGCCGTCGACCGAGCGCGGTTCGACACGCTCACCACGAGGGCCGCGTGTGTCTATTGCCGGCGGCCCGCCGAGCCCGACCGCCCGCTGGGCCTGGATCGCGTGGACAATGATGGCGGGTACACCCGCGCCAACATCGCGCCGTGCTGCCCACGATGCAATCACATGAAGGGCACGCTCGATGCCAAAGCGTTTGTCGCCGTATGCGCGCGGGTCGAGGCACGCTGGGGCGCACACGCCGACCGAGCCGATCTGAACATGGCCGTTGTCGATGGTCTCGCAACGACGGCGTTGGAGCACGTACGTGGCCACCGCGCGCTCTCGACCCGAAGGGTCAGGCCTCGGGTCGGCGCGCGCGTGCAAGACCGACATTGTCGTCATCCTTTAAAAATAAAAACCCAATAGGAATCAGGCGTGTGCGCGCGTGTGTGTGCGTACAGAAAAAAAAGGCGCAAGCATATCGGCGGTTCCTCCTTCTCCTTGGACCTTTTTGAATACTGGCCTTTTTTTCCTCTTTCTCTCTTTTGTGCTAGTCGTGCGCCTTGTATGTATGTGTGTATGTGTGTGTCTCTCTCTCTTTTCCCATGCCATATCCCTTTGGGGACCGTTCAATCCTCCGGCTTACACATTGGCCCGACATCCAATGAGCGGCCGCACGGAAGCCCCCTAATCCAGTTGTATGATTTCTTTGATAAGTAATTACTAGCGGTTTTCTAAAGGATATAGGTCCGCGCACTTGACTTTTTCCTTTTTCTCTTTTTTTTGAGGGGGGCGATCGAGGCCCTCATTCGTCCACGACGACACTCTTTGTGGGGGCATTGAATTTGTTTGTACTGCCTGTTTTCCTTGGGGGTTTGGTTGTCTGCCGTGGCGAGAAAATCGGTCCAAAGGACCAAACAAAACTTTTGGCGCGGCGTGCGGCTCCCGTCTTGTCGTGTGGTCCTTTGGACCGGTCTTTTCTTGGTTGTTTCTCTCTCTCTCTCTCTTTTTTGCCGCCGGCTTTTTCCGCCCTCTTCTGTGGTGCCTCTTGGGGGCTCGGCGCTACTATGCACAAAAGGCGTAGAACGTGACACATCGGGGAAAAAAAAGGGGGCAAAAGGGGACGGAAACCAAAGCACATAAAAGATCAATGGGGTGGGGCGGTGTCCTCTAGCAAGAGAGAGGGCGCAGCGGCGGCCGCATCGAGCGGAAAAGGGGCACACACCAAGGACGCAGGCGCGCGCCCGCCTAGCGGCGCCTGTTTCTCCCCCTTCTGCCTCTTTTGCTTTTCCCTCGCTGTCCGTCCGATTGCGGCGCCCGAATCCGCGCGCCATAGAGAAAGAGGAAACGGGGGAAAAGAGCAAACCGTCGCCAAGGAGACAACAAACAACCGCAGCCGCAACAATCGCAATAGGTAAACAAGAAAGGAAAGAAAAAAAATAGTAATAATATGAACAGGGCCGTGCCGATGATCGATCCCACCGGAGAGGCTGAACGTGCCTCGTACAAGAGAGCGCGCGACACAACCCCCGTGCTCATCGATCTCTCATCAGACGATGACAACGACAACGACGACAATAACGATGGTGCAGGCAGTGCTAGTATCCATGCCAACGCGACCAGGAATCATGGCATTGTCCGAGACACTGGCCACCGAGGCGCCTCTCTTGGTGCCGACGACCGCGCCGCGGTGCGTGCGCCAGCGCGCTACGGGTATGATCCGGCCGAAAGCGACGACCGAGCCAGCGATGACGACGAACGCGATGACGACGACCGTAGCGACGTCGACGATAGTCAGGATTCGGATGACAGCGACGATGACGGATCGGATCTCAAGGATTTTATCGTGTCGGACGACGATGAAGAAGACGACGACAGTGACGACGACGGTGACGATGCGAGGACTCGTGGCGTAGACAGCGAGGGCGATTTCGTGCCCAGCGATGATGGTGACATTGATGATGATGATGATGATGATGTCGAGGACAACAGCGATACCCCCACAGACTGCGAAGGCGATGGCGACGCTGTGGATGCGACCGATGACCAATCGTCCAGCCAGGCGGCATCACAAGATTCAACGTCGGACGCCGATTCCACCCGTGATCGGACCGGAAAGAGCAAAGCGCCCCGCGCTGGCGCCAAGACCACAAAGAAGAAGGCCAACAACGCCCGAAACAGCGTTGCCGACGTCGGCAAAAGACCTATTATCGACAACACAGGCGGCGATGACGATGGCGATGACGTGGTCATTGTTGGCGCGGCGTCTGCAGCCGAACCTCGCCCGGCCAAGCGCGCTCGCGTGGACGAGGCGGAAGCCCCGGCCATCGACCCCACCAATATTGTGAGCGGCAAGCGCTCGCGCCGTGTCACCGAGCGCTACATGGACCGCCATTTCATGGAGTTTATGGTGCGCGACGTTCCGGCCAACCAGATCGCGGCAGTGTTTGACGACGAGGACGAATACTTTCAATCGGGCATATCGCTCACCGACTCGTCTGAAGAGGAGGACGACGGCGATGACGATGATGGTGGCTCGAACAAAGGTATGGATTGCGAGGACGACCTCGACAGCAGCGACTATGAGGCCCTGGACGCACTGTCGAGTTCGTCGCGCCCACGATCAAGGCAACGCCCAGAGAATCGGTGGGCGTCAGAGGCAGCGGCACCCGCGCACAATGGCGCCTCCGCCGCCGATATCGCCATTGACCTGTCCCGTCCGCCGTCGACGGTGGCGGCTCTGTTGCGTTCGCTCGCCGCGCAACCGGGAGGCATCCGGCCATCCGTGGCCAGCCCTCGCTCGGCCCCGACCGCGCGCACGCCACTCTTGCCCTGACGAGAATCGTCTCTTTGCCGAGCCTCTCATCGCCGCCCCACCCCCAAATCTCCCTCAGTTCAAGTGTATTTTCCTCCCTGCCGTATGACAACAAAAAAAAAAGAAAACAAAAACTCGCTCACAAAAAAGGAAGAAAGGACCAAAAAGCAAACCCGAGACACTGGACCAGCCTTGGAAAAGCGACAGACACGAGAGAGAGAGAGAGAGAGAGAGAGCCATGCAAGAGATAACCAATAGGAGCGGTGGTGCGATATTTCAAAAAAAAAAAAGGTCGCGGGCCGTGTGATTCTTTGTCTCGCCAGAGCACGCACCCACAAAAAAAGAGTTGCATCGGTCAAAGCACGACCAAACCGGCGCACAATATGTTCTTGCGCGCGAACCCCTTCCTTGGTCGGGCCCCTCCCATCGCAGTGGCGGCCTTTTTTCGTTTTTTTCCGTTTTTTTCCGATTTTGAGAAAAAGACGGAGAAAAAAGCATATCTTTTTGGATACTGCAAGAAACAGAAGAATGATTAAAAAAAATAAAAAAATGCTGCTGAATGCAACGGTCAACTACAGTCGGTGAACTCTCAAAAGGGGCAAAAGAAAATCATAAAAAAGTCAACGCGCTGTCCCAAAAGTGTCTACAGCCTGCTGTTTTGTCCGCCAAAAAAATTGTAGACATATGAGGAGTGAGACATGTCTGCTGTCGGCATTTTTATGAATTCCCAAGCAGACGAAACAACAGGCTGCAGACACTTTTGGGACAGCACATTGACTTTTTTATGATTTTCTTTTGCCCCTTTTGAGAGTTCACCAACTATAGGCCTTACTGTCGGTCAATCTCGTCGGGCCGGTGGGACTGTATGTCGTGCGCCTTGTGGTCCTCCAAAAGGGGGGGCATACGCAGACCTGTAGCAACACGCGATCTGGCGTGCCTGCCGCACGGCAGCCGCTCGGGAGAGAATACGAAACCTCTATGAGAAAAAAAAGAGCGCCGCATTTGGAAACAAAAATTTTAATACGAATAGACCCACAGACATGAGTAGGGATAGCCAAAATACACAAGATATGCAAACCTTTCAAAAGTTTTGTTTTGTCCTACCTCTTCTACTATGCCGACGTCCGGGAATCTAAAAAAACCTCTTGCATTTTGTGTACTTTTGGTGTCCCTGCTCGTGTCCTGCCGGGGGAGGTTGCAAATAGGCCACCCGCAGGCAAGTTTCTTTTTTTTTTCCACGCGTTGGCTGTCCCCAGAAAAAAAATCGGCGCGGCAGCCAACCCATTTCCAGGCCTTCCAATCTGTGTGTTTGCGCCTACAGAGCGCGAAACCTGGCGAGAGGAGGCGGCCCCTCGTTGGTGCACAAAGATTTTCTTGCTCCGTGCCGGCCTCTTGCGCTCGCTCCCTTTAGGGTCACGGCGACTGCCATCGATTGGTTTTGAACCGTCTTTTGCAACGAGAGGGGAAAAATACGAGCGGGCGAGCGTTTTTCATTTTCCCTCTTTTTTTATTCTTTTTTCTTGCGTGTCCGAGCCTCGTGTTTATAAAAAAAAAAGAAACAATGGCGGGTGTGTCATCGCAAACCGAGTGTGTCGCGCGCGGTGCCGGCGAGATCTTTCCTGTCGGGTGTGTTGTTGTTGTTGGCGACGGCAGTTGCGCAGACGTCGTTGTCGACAACCATGGGTTGTGCCTTGTTACTGTGCGCCCCCAAAGGCTCCCACGGTTCGGGCGCAGCGACAGCAGCCTCGACGAGGCGCATCGCACGATCGGCGGCGGCCTCTTTGCGTTCGCGTTGCGCCTGGGCCTCTCGACGCGCTCGTTCGTTCCACTCGGCCTCGACACGCTCATGGTTTCGGAAATCGAGGCGGTTGATGTTGATGCACGGGTGCGGGTCGATGTTGGGTTTTTCGATGCGCCCGCGATCGCGCAGGATGGCGCGCCACAAATACTTGCCCATATAAAAGGCCCGCAGCGCGGGGAACAGCACGTCGTCCCAATAGGCGGCGTCGCGGTGAAAGTAGTTGACCTGCGTGGCCTCGGGCGTGTAGACGCCAAACACAATAAAGTCGACATTGTGGATGCGTGCCTGGCCCGAAAACTGGTCATAGTAATAGTGTGGCGTGGGCTCGTAAAATGCCTTTTTGTAATAGGGCGCCTTGAGTTCGAGCACGCCAGAGAGCGATGCGCCGCCGGGTCCATCGACGGCGCGTATGAGGCCGTCGGCACTGGCGCACAGCCACGGGTGGTCGGCAAACACACGTGTGCCCGTCTCTTCGAACCACACGGTGGCAAAGCCGCGCTGTTGGAGGGCCGACGCCACACCGGCCTGCACAGAGGCAAAGGCAGCGCCTTCGAGCGCCGTGCCGTACTCGGTCGCGGCGTTGCTAAACGGCGACGACCAGAGCATTTTTTTGAGGACGCCCTCTTCGGTCTCGTTCTTGTTGTGGCCAGCGGCGCCGCCAAAGAGCGATGCCGATAGACGATCGCGTCGAAAGCCAAACCAAGCCGGCGTGCGCTGGGGCGTGTTTTCGGCCTCGTCGATCTGGGCGGGCGTCATGGCCAGCCGATCGAGAAAGGCGCGCTTCTCTTCGACGCTCACAGAGTTTCTGCTGGGCACCTCAATGTCTTCATCGTCGTCGCTATCAATGCTTTCGACAGGGGTCGGGCGCGGCCATAGATGCGCTGCCGTCGTCATCGCAGCGTCGTCAAAGTTGTGGTCGTGGTGCTGATGATGGTGTTGATGATGGTGCTGACAATAGTCGCCTTTTTGGGCGAGTGCAAAAATATGATGATCATGTGACGCGTGCGTCGCAAGGACATTTTCGCGAGAGCCATCCAGGTCGCTATAGGCGACGTGCGCCGCCTTTAATTGTGTACCACCGCCAGGTTGGACCTCTTTGTTCTGTGCATCGATGCGTTTGGCCGCATATTCCATCTTGTGCCCGTGGATCGGCGCTTCTTTCTCGGCTGTGTGCAAAAGACAGACAAAGGAGGAAAAAGAGAGACGGGGGCGAGTTGGGCAGACGCACCGCAAGAAACAAGGAGCACCAAAGAAAATGAATAAAAATGAAAAAAAAACCGAAAAGTTGCTCCACCAGAGGACGCGATAATGGTTGCCATGCATTCTCTTTTGTGCCTCTCTCCTCTTTTTCCTCTTTCCTTGGGTCACACGCCGCGGCACCGCGTCGCTGGCCACTCACGGCCCTTGAGTTTTTTGCGGGCTCTATTGTCTCTTTTTTTTTCCGAAAGACCAAAAAAAGGCCATAGGGCGGCAAACTATTGGGCCGCGTCCATTGTCGCTGTGCACACATCGAGTCGTTGGTGTATGTTTTTTTTGCGATCGCATAGGGCCGACAGGGAGGGCGCGCCGATAGCGCATCCTTCTTTTTTTTTCTTCCTTTGTGTGTATTTTTAAAAGACGCAGAGGGGTACAAAAAGGCCTTCTTTTTTTTTGTTCTCGTCGCGTGGCGCCTCTCCTTTTGCGCGTCTGCATTGTTTTGTTTTCTGCACATTTTCCTGTCTGTTTGTTTGTTTGTTTGTTGGTTGGTTGGTCGGTCGGGTGTCGCTCTGTCATTCTCTGCTGTCGGTGTGGCCCGGATCCGTCACGTGCGCGCGCGCCGCCAGACGTAGGAGCGTGCGTGCGTCTGCTCCATTTTGACGCCGCAGGCGCACGCTCCTGCCGTCTCAAGACTGCGGCTCCACAGAGAGGAAAACAGCGCGGGCGCTCGCTCGCTCGCACGGCAACACTGGCAAATTTCGGCACGACGGCCACGACGGGCGCGATCCGGCGGCCGCCCGAGCCAGCCGTGTATGCCGCCGGCGCGGTCGGCTCCTCCCCGTCTTCTTCTTCTTCTACCGCCTTTTCGACATGGTTTCGCGATTTGGCTGCCCGCGAGCGCATACCACTCGATATTGCCATGGCCGCATCGGCCATGTTGTGCGCGCTGCCTGACCGCTACTATGCGCGCTATCGCCACGACCCCCGCTACCGACTGGCGCACGCCCACGCCTCACCTCTTCAACACCATGGACACCAACGACGCGCAGCGATCGGTTGTGTACGCATCGCACTCAAGTGGGTCTTTGACTGCTTTAGTGCAGCCCAAGGGTGTCGCGGCCTCGACTTGTATCTGGAACCCACGACCGCATCGTGGGTGTGGCATGAAGTGGACATACTCTCTCATCTCGATTGGACGATTGGTCGCTTTTTCGTCCAGACACCAGTGCCCACTCGGTCATTGTCATCAACATCATCATCAACATCAACAACAACACCATTTCCATCGACGTTACCAGCGCACAACACGTCGCAATTGGCACGGTTGGGATCGGCGGCGGTGGCGCCAAATGCCGTCGCAAGAACAATGTCTGTGGTTGGCGCGTGCGAGCGGCGTCCTCTTGCTACCGTGACGCAGCCGCACCCATCTGGGCCGACTCGTGCCTCGCGCGGTCACACGGCCGACAAGAGCCGTTCGCCCGTGCAGTCGACACCATCCTCGGCGACCAGTCCCGGTGGTCCGGCGACAGGAGATCATGCGGCCGTATCGCTCATCCCTCGGCGACGGGCGACACGTGCATCAGCCCCTCGCCGTCCGAGGCCTGCCTATGCCGTGCGCCCCATTACAGAGCAGCCGACGACAACAACAACAACAACGGCGCAGCCGGGTCACGCCCGCGCGCCGGTCGATGCACGTGCCCCGCCGCCGACAGCCAGTCGTCTCGCCGCCTCTAGCGAATCGGACCGATCGGCGCGGAGTCGATATGAGAATCGCACGTCGGCCGAGGCCCGATCGATGGCACCCGCCAGCGCGCGCAGCACGTCGGCGTCGACGGGCTCGGTGCCGCGTGCCGTCATCCAACCGTTGGTTCTCCACGTGGGCATGTAGTCACGTGCCCACACGATGGCAGGCGAGCAATCGCTGCAGATTTCGACCTCGCCTATCCACTTGTCGGCAGCGATGGCGCGCACGGCCCGTTCCATGGCGTAGAGGCCCGCGCGTCGTTCCGACTGCGCGGCGCCCGGCAGAGACTTTGCCTGGTTGCGCGGGTCGCCCGGTCCCCAGTAGATCCCATAGCCAAAGGGCGCGCTGCCAACGCGCGTTGCGACAGAGACATAGACGCGCAGGGGGAGATTGGTGCCGGGTGCCGAAAGAACACCGTGCCCGCCGGCGACATAGGCATGCGCCTGGGCGCGATCGGCAAAGGAGCGAAAGGCGGCGCCGCGATGGCCTGCGACAGAGGCCCGTGCCTCGTCCCATGATCCAAAGACGCCTATATGCCGGCCGGTGCGTACGCCGTACCACCGTTGCCGCGTGCCTTTTTGTTGTTGCCGTTGTCGTCGTGTGTCTGCTGCAGGGTGCTCCATTTTTTTCTTCGCCCCCGCCAATAAAAGAGTTTGTTACGCCCCTCTTTTTTTCTTTTTCTCTTTTCGCCCGGTCTCCTTTTTCTTCTCGTGTCAGTCGGCGTGCGTCGTTGCTGGAAATGCGTCAATGCAGTCGCGCCGTCGGCCGTAGTTGCTTGCGGTCCCTGTCTCACGAAAGACGGTGCCCGCCTCGCAGAGTGTGCCTCTATGGATGCCCTCGGCCTCCTTTTTTTTCCTCTTTCTTGCCAAGGAAACAACACGTCGCCGCACGACATGCCCCCGGCTACACGACGGTGGCAACTCTTCTTTTTTTTCCGCCCCTCGCTCGGGTCTGGTTGCCCTTGCAAAGAAAGAAAGAAAGAAAATGATAGAGACATGTCAGCACCAAACAATAAGAGAGAGGATACAAAAAAACACACACACACACAAGGGTCAGCCGGCAGCGACCACAACAACAAAAAAAAAGAGAGGCCGCTGTGGACACTGTCGGCAAGGCGTCGCTCTTATTTTTTCCCTTTATTTTTTTACGAGTTTCTCTCTTTTTCCCCATTTTGCCTTGGGGCGTTGGGTGTGCGCTTGTCTTGCGTCTCGCGCCGCTTCTGCCTATGCAGGCCAGGACTTTTCCGTGGCGCCCTTGGGCAAAGGGCACAACGTGCTCGTCGCGTGTGTGTGTGCCTGTCTGTTTGCCTGTGACGTGTGTGCATAACGTCGGACGCGACTGCAATGAATAACAACGACACCAATGATAGCGACGGCGCCGCTTTGAACGACCGGATCGCCACGATGCTAGAGGCCGCGTTGCGGTGGCAGAGCGGCGTGCCCTTTGTGTCGACGCCTCGGTTTGCCATCGTTGGCGATCGGCACGGAGCACATGCGCTTCAAGGACGGTCCACGCTGACGAGGACGACCACGTCGAGCGTGACCACATATCGTCGCGGAGGCTCTCGGACGTATACTACCGCACCGGCGGGCACGATCGGGCGGCGAGTTTATGTGCCCTCGCTGGGCGTCCTGGGAGCATCGCGACACGGCCCGCGCCTTGGTTCAGAGTCGCGACGCACATTGGTTTGCCACGAGACCAACGAGGCCGACAGCGACGACAGCAGCGACAGCGACGATTCGACTGGTAGCGTCAGTGATACAGACAGCAGGGCGGATTCTAGTGATTCCACGAGCGACAGCGGCGATGACACGGTGAGCAACGGCGACCACTATGCAGATGGCAGTCGAGATTTGGCGACGATGCCATCGCATCAGACTGGTTCATCGCGAGGGCGGCACATGGTCTTTCCTCATGCCTTTGTGGCACACGGCGGCCACTTGTTTGGCCGTGCGCGTAGGCTCGGCGCGCCAATCATGCGCACGCCGATCGGATCGACAATGCCATCGCTAATGCCTCGATATACATCGTCGAGCGAGTCCGATGGTGATGATGATGGGATGGGCAATCTCAGCGATTCCGGTGGTTCCGATAATGGGCGACAAGAAGAACAATCATCAGACCCATTGGGCACGGATGACGACACCACCGACGGCAGCAGCAACAGCAGCGACAGCGATGACAGCAGCGACGGTGAAAGTGACACTGATAACGGCGGCAACGATGACAGTGACAGCGGTGGCGTCGCAACGCTCAGTCGCACGTCGCGACGATCAGCGCGCACGTTTGACGATGCCGTCACGGTAAGCATCAACGATGCAAGCGCGTCGGGAACGACGTTGGCGCCATCACGCGACGCTATAAACGCACTGCCAACGCGCACGCACTGCAGTGCACGCGACGGCGACGGTGCGTGCGCCGTGTGTCTAGACGACTTTGTCGAAGGCGACCGGTTGCGCGTCCTCCCTTGCGCGCACGCATACCACGTCGCCTGCATTGACAGATGGTTGGCGAGCCACATTGCGTGCCCGTGTTGTCGTGCACCCGTGACGACGCGCGATGCGTGCATCACGGCACCGATCTTTCTCGTGGCCTACCCAGTTGATCCGGCGCCTATGCCCGCATGGATGTGTCGCGCGCTAGAGGCCTCTGGCTCGCGGGGCGCGTGAGTCGCCGACCATTACCATGCAACGCAATTTGCGACACCGTATTTGTTGGCCTCTTTTCTCCTCTTTTTTTGGCCTCGCGTACGGCGTGTGTGCGCGCGTGCTCGCTGAGGTTTGGAAATGCACACACACACACACACCAAGAGTATTCTTGGCTGCTGTGTCAACGGACGAAACGGATCAAGCCGCCATTGGCTTAAAAACAGTATTTTCATCTTTTTTTAGGCCTGTCCGTAATCAGATGTTTGAAATTTATTTTCGTCCCTCCCGCAGAACACGCTCAAAGCGGCCGCAATGTCCTCTGGTGTGCCAGAAGAAAAAGAGGGAATTCAGCACGAGCCTATTCCCTTTTTTGAAACAAAAGACAAGACAATAAAAAAAGAGAGAGAGAGACAAAAGGGCATCGTTTTTCTCTTTTGGACGTTGCCTCCAACTGGCTGCGTCCCATATTCCCAGCCAAGAACAAAATCAAAGAAAGAGGACAGCAAAAAGACAAACAAAAACACGCATGCTCTGTTTCGGCCTCTTGCCTGTGGTCTCTTTTTTTTTTGAGTGAAAAAAAAGACGCACAGCGGCGGACAAAGGAGGACCTCGCCCTTGTGTTTTTTGTTTGTCTTCTTTTTGAAAGAGAGAGGAGGAAAAAAAAGAGGTGCATCTACACAGAGCAAGCAAAGAAAATGGCACACCATGCAGGCGGGTGCTATTTGCATGCATAATCCTTTTTTTTCCTTTCTTAAAAAAATTTTTTCAGAGTACCCTTGACATGCCGCTGCCGTTTCTCTTTTTTTTTCTCTCTTATCCTTTCTTTTTAGCAACGGCGACGGCGGCGGGTCAAGGCGGGCCGCCAGAAAAGACTGCCATGACGTCGGCCTCGTAGTCGACCAAGACGGCGCGCCCTTGAAAGGCGCAATTGCCAATGAGGCATGTGCCTCCCGGACTGCGGTTCATCCACGAAGCCAGGTCGATCTGCGCATACTGCAGTTGCACGACAATGTCGTCATTGTCGTCGTTGTTGTTCCTAGAGTCATTCCTATGGTCGTTCCTATGGTCATTCCTAGGGTCATTCCCATTGTTCTCACGGTCTGGAGGACGGTCGTCGGGGTCGGGCCACCGATAGCGGACCTCGTGGACGGGCGTCGCGTGCGCATAGGCGTCGCGGCCCATGCGCAACCGCACGGGTCGCGCGGGATCATGTCCAGAGAGCACCAGCGCCAATACGGGCGCCTGTTGGCACGCGAGTCCGAGCACGCCGTCGGCCTCGTGCGCCAGCACCGTACCGCGCGCCCACAAGGGCGACGCGCGCCATGAAGGCGGACCGACTCGGGCGAGGGCATCGACCACAGCACGTCGCGTCTCTTGGTCGAAATAACACGCGCGCACGCCGACGTCGATCATGGCCCATTCGGGCGTGTCGAGAGGCAGGCGCATCGTGGGCGCCTCTGGCGAGACCGCCACCTCTATCCCCAGTACACGCACCAACGCGCCAGCGCGCGCCAGCGCTACAATGCTCTCGCCGGCAGCGATCACATCGGGATGCTCGGGGCGGTAGAGCCGCACCAGCGCAGTGTTTGGGTCGTTTATAGGCGCTGCGACACCCATGGCCACGGTAACCGTCTGCGTTCTCGCGCGCATATCCCAAAGGACCGACGGTCGTTGGACAATGCCATCGGCAACGAGTCTGCCGAGCACGGCAGGCGGTTCGTGTGATGTCGGGCGCGCCACTGACATGATCGAAGAATGCGCCTGTGCGACCCGATGGGCCAACTGGACGCACGATAGAGACGACACGCGCACGGCGTGCGCCCTCAAAAAGTGTATGCCGGTGTCGGGCGCTCCTTCGGGCGCCTGTATACACGCGCCGCCGATGCTGATCGCGTGCGGTCGGTAGACAGTCCCGAGTGCCCTACACACCGTGGGCCACGCGCGGCGCACGTCGGCTCCGTCGGCCGCGTTGTGGCTCGATGCCATCAACGTCGGTGACGTGGGATCGTGAACCACGCCACGTGCCGTGGACGCATCGGGCAGACACGTGTCATCTTTGAGTGTGCGCGGCGTCTCTGCTGACGCCTGTGCATGCGCCACTGTGCCGTTGGTCATGCGCGCTGAAGCGCTCGGCGCAATGATGTTGTCCGTCGAGGACATGACCCAATTGGTCATGACACGCACGCCGTCGACAACGATCGGTACGAGCACACATCCGGTCACGTGGCAGTAACGCCCATCTCGAACGACGACAATAGGTGGGGACGACGTTGACGGTGATTGTGATTGATCAGGCGCCATCGGCGGCGTCACATCGGAATGCTGTTGCCGCTCCAACGGCGGCGACACGTCACTTGCATCCGTGCCAATATCTGAAAGAGGCTCTGTACTTCTTGGCGCGCTCTGACAATCAACTAGATCCATGAGCGCAGACAACGTCGACGTCGACGTCGACGAGATCTCTCTCCCTTGTCTTCCCTGTGCGCTCGCAGAAACCTGCCGCCGTTGTTATCCCCAACGACGCCGCATCTTTTGGTACGCCGGCTGCGACGCCGACATGCACACGCGCAGCCAGCATCTACCGAGGCGCTCACCGCGTCCTAATCCGGTATTGTTTATCTCGCCCGTGTCGCATCAGCGCCTCCTTTTTCGCGCTCTCTTTTTTTGTGCCGTCTGTTTGCCATTGATTTTGTTGATGTCGCAATCGTACGCCAACGCGCAGTTTTCAATCGACCATTCTCACGTGCGCACACACACGCCAGCGATACATCGCGCAGGTTGGCGCACACACATAACCCTTTTTTCCCATCTCTTTGTTGCTTCTAGTTTCTTTGACCCTTTTTTGTATAGTATATATGTTCCCTGCTCTTTGTTTTCAACAAAAAAAATAAAATAAAATGTCTTTCTGTATTGCGTATGTTGTCTTTGCGTCGTGCGCACGCCGTTTTCTTTCACTGCTGTCTTTCTTCTTTCTCTGTTTTTTTGCGCCTTATGCACGCGCCTTGTTGTTTTGTGTGTGTGTGTTTCAGGTCTGCCCATCGAGCACGTCGTGCGCCAGACGCAAAACCCGGTCGGTGCGGCAGAGGGACACTCGCGCGCTCAAAAAAAACAAAGGCAAAACGCTACGATTGGGCCGTCACGGGCCAGGACCGTCCGCGGCAGACGCATCGGGCGACGCCTGTGGTGCGCAAAAGAGCCAGAGAGCGCTGGCCCTGGACGTGCAGGCCGGCCTCTAGCCTCGCAGTCGTCCTTTTGCGTGTCGCGTCGTCGCGTAGCGCAAGTGCAAAGGGGAAAAAAGGCAGGGGCAGTCGACCTCAAGCTGGCGACTAAGAGGGAAGCGCGCGCGAGGCACGCGTTGCGTTCATGGCAATGAGCAACGCCGAAGGCGTACGCACGTGATGCGGCGTCGGGCGCGCCACAGGTGGCTTGGGCGGCTGCGCAGGCGCGGACGGCGCCTTGGGCGCCGCCTCGGTCGAGCCTTGCGCGGCAGACGACGGACGCGTTGTCGACGGGCGCGGTGGCGCAGGCGGTCCGGTGGGCGCCGGGATGAACGGCCAGTTGACGTCGTGACAGATGCCCTTCCAAATGGCCTCTTGCTTTTCGAGTTTGTCGCGGCCCTTGAGCAGCGAAAAGTAGGGCAGAAACTCGACCCAGTTGAGCAGTTGGAAAAACTTGTAGAGCACGTACACGTAGGAGAGAAAGTTGACGCGCGTCGGGTTGATGCGCGCCTTCCACTTGGCGTACGGGGCCTGAATGCGCATAAACATCTGCCGGCAATAGTTCTCCTTGGTCGGACCGAGGACGGGCGCCGGCTTGCCCGTGATCGAGCACCAGATGTACATCTCAAAGTCGTAAAGGTCCTTGAAGGCGTTGGCCTTGAGCGCCTGGCGCACCGTGAGGGTCGTGATGTCGTCGACAGACGTTATGCCCTGCGTCACGTGCCACTCCATGACGGCGTCGAGCACCTCCTTGGTCACGCGCTTGCTGCCCTTGCCCTGGAACATCTTGAGTCGGTCCTCAAAGTGATGGGCCTTTTTGGGGTTGTTGGACAGGAATTCGACCTCGTCGCCATAGGCCATGGACGCTGTCGTGGCGTCCATGTACGGGTAGCCCGCGCGGCACTCGGGACACGTGAGCAGGGCGCCGTTGACCGACAGCAGGAGCGGCACGGCGCATGTCGGACACGCATCGTGTTGCACGATGTGCATGGGCGGAGCCTGCTCCTCAAACTCGGCGCGGTATTCACGCCACAAGGCCGCGTTCGTGGTGACAGGGGCGGCAACGCCATCAGCGCCCTGTGACGCCGTATCCTTGTTGGTGTTGGATGATGATGGTGATGATGATGATGACGGTGTTGATGATGACGATGCCGTGCCGCTTTTCGTTGACGTCGCCACTGTCGTCATCGGCGTCTGTGAGTCGCCCGTGTCGGGTCGCGCGCGCTTGGCGCAGTGGTCCGACGTCGCGTCGCGTTCCGTCGCCGCATTGGCACGTGCTAGGGACAGGTAGCGCTCTGCGCGCACTTGGAACGCTGCACTGTCGGCGCCCGTCTCAATGCGTGCAGCCTTGGCCTCGATGGCGTCGGCTTCGCGTGCAAGACTCTGCGCGCGACGCATAGTGGCCCTGCTGGCGCCGAGAGATGAGGCCTCGGCACGCATTGATGCAGCCTGGGCGCGCATTTCCGAGACACGCTCGCGTTCGGCGGCAAACCGTGCACGTCGGTCGGCTATAGCGGCCTCAATCTGGCGCAGGGCGTCGGCCTCGGGCGTCGAGGGCTCGCTCGGCTCGGCGGGCGCCTTGCGCTTCTTTGTGCCGCCACCGCCACCGGCGGCCTTTGACGAGGAAGAGCCGCCTGCGCGTGTCCTGGTCGCGCGGTCGCTATTTGCGGTGCTTATGGTCATCGCGTCGTTAACGTGCTACCGTCGCCTTGCTACTGGCGGTTCGTGCTGCGTGCCCTTGGGGAAAAAAAAAGAAGAAGACGACGACGGCTGTCGAGGGTTTCCTTAAATCGTTGTCGGTCTCTTTTTTTTTCCTTCCTTGCCTTGTATTTTTGTTCCGTCCGCCTGGTCGGCGATGGAGCGGCGAGCACCGGGCAGAGACACGCAAAGAGCGACCGCCGGAATCGATCCTCGGAAGCGATCGACGAAAAGAGAACCGGGGCTCGACCTGTCGGTTGAGTGGACGCGGTTCCTTTTGCCTTTTGAGATACCCGCGCGATCGAGTGCGGCTGCACGAGGGCGCTAAAAATACACGCAGATGATCTTAAAAAAGGTCAAAGGGGCAGACGGGCGGCTCCGTATGGTCGTTGTGGTGGTGTGGTGAATGTGTGGATCTCCGGCTCGCCAATGTTACCGGACGCGGACCTCCCACCGGGCGTTCCCGACCCGCAACGCAGAGGCCGTGTCCAAAAAAAAAGGGGAGAAGCCGAAAGACGGCGCAGGGGCACGACCGACGCACAAAAGGGCACAGCGCACGCGTTTGGCACCCGCATGAAAAAAAAAGGGTAACGGGAGCGCCTCGTGGATGCTTCTTTGATGCCGTAGGTCGACATTTGCGACATGCGCCATCTTTTCGCCCTCTGAGCACGTGCGTGCTCCTCCTTTTTTTTGCCTAGGGCTCTCTCTCTCTTTTTTATTCACTGTCCCTCTGGTCGTATTACTATGAAAGAGGGCGAAAGAAAGCACCAAAAAAAGTCGGTGATGTGCCCCAAAGGGCATGCCGCAACGGCAAGATCTTTTGGCTACTCGATGCGAGATTTGTGCGCCGACGGTAGACATGCTAGCGAGTTTTTCCATTTTCGTCCACGACATAAGCCGAGAAAAGGCGCAGGCCACAAACAGACACACTCTTGAGAGATGGTCGTTGGCTCTTTGTGCTTCCTTTTCGTCCCCTTTGGAAATGCGTAGAGTCTACAGTCCTTGAACTCTCAAAGGGGGCAAAGCCCCGTTCCGAAACCGCCACTTTTTTCCCGTTGGTGGCTACCCCAAGTGTCTACGTGCCGCAAATTTGCCTGCTTGGGCGGTCTGGCCAAGTACGGACACAGACAGGTTCCCACGATTGATTCCCTGTCGACACCGAGTGGGTGGTTTTTGCGTTGGGAACGACGCACACGCCTCACAAAGTTGACCAACTGTGACTTTTTTGCCCCCTTTGGGCGCTTGGGAGACTGCAGGGGGCACGAGCAGCGAGGATACTTGGAGCGCACAAAAAAGTACACAAAACTTTTGAATTTGTAGACATTGGCGCAGTAAAGAGTAGAGGAAAGAAAAAACAAAACATGTAAAGACTCGCGCATTTTGTGTGTTCCCGTCCGTGTCCTACAGTCGGTGGACTCTCAAAAGGGGCAAAAGAGAGTCATAAAAAAAGCCAACGTGCTGTGCCAAAAGTGTTTACAGCCTGCTGTTTTGTCCGCCAAAAAATTGTAGACACATGAGGAGTGAGACATGTCTGCTGTCGGCATTTTTATGAATTCCCAAGCAGACGGAACAACAGGCTGTAGACACTTTTGAGACAGCACATTGACTTTTTTATGACTTTCTTTTGCCCCTTTTGAGAGTTCACCAACTATAGGTTTTTCTTTTGCCCACGCGCTCGCTTTTTGGCGACGGACCTTTTCTCTGTCCCTTTGTCTCTCTGTCGATACCCTCGCAGATGGGGGGAAAAGGCGACATGCGGCCGACGCCCCCGCAGCATCCCCTTTCGTGGGCTGCTCCCTTGGGTCCATCGCGTGATCTACCAAAAGAGATATCCTAGACGCATACATACATACATACGTACATACATACGTACATACGTATACACACGTAGAGACATAGAGACATAGAGACAGCGCATCGCAAGAGAGCGCACACGCATGGAAGCCTTTGCGCTCGATCCCGTGGACGAGATGTGTGCTCGCGTGCGCGCACGCTGGGCTGCCGCTGATCGGCGCCGCGCCAACGCAGCTTGGTGGTGCGCCGACACGGCTACGGTGCCGCGCACTCCGCCTCATGTGCTCATGAATGCACTGGCCGGTGAATTTGATGCCTATGCAGCGCACCGTCGGTCGACCGAGACGGCAGCGGCGACGGTGGATGCGGCGCCCATCGTCTACGCAGCTGCTCCAACCACGCGCCTTCGGCCAAAACTCACGCGTCCCGCAAAACAATTGTCGTTGACGTCATCCGCACAAAAGCATCGCATCTGGGTGGCGGTAGCCATCAGCGCTGCAGCCATTGCACTGCTCATTGCGCTTGTGGCTCTTGCCCTCGCGCCTATTGTTCACGCCCACGTCGACGACCAAACAACGGACCACAATGACGACGTCAGCGACTCTACTGGCACTGTTGTATAGGCTCGCTGGGTTTTTTTTTCGGAAAAAAATTATAAGCGCGAATGCGGAAGATTGTGCGGGCGTGTAGAGCGACCGCAAGACCAAAGGGCACCGCCGTGTCAACGGCCCTTCATTGGCCACATGCGATCATGGCAGACAAGGCGAAAAAAAAGAGGCAACAGAGAAAAGAGACAAAACTATTGTCAACCAAGCCGTCGATCACTTGGGAGGGTGTTGTTATTGGTCAAAGGGCTGCCATTGGAGCGAAAAAAAAGAGAGGGGAACGGAGCAAGCGCAAGGCGACACCACAGGGCGACGTCGAAAGTCCCTGATTGGTCCTTTTTTTGTGTCAAAGCGCGTCTTTTCATGCAGTGCACGTCCTCTTTGGTTGACCCCGCCGCCTTGCCTGGGCTATGGTATTGCGTCAGAGGAAGAAAAGAGGCGCTCTTGTTTGGGCGATATCCCAGCGTAAAAGGGCAACGGGAGCATGATCTATAGTTGGTGAACTCTCAAAAGGGGCAAAAGAAAGTCATAAAAAAGTCAATGTGCTGTCCCAAAAGTGTCTACAGCCTGTTGTTTCGTCTGCTTGGGAATTCATAAAAAAATGCCGACAGCAGACATGTCTCGCTCCCCATATGTCTACAATTTTTTGGCGGTCAAAACAGCAGGCTGTAAGCACTTTTTGGACAGCACATTGACTTTTTTATGACTTTCTTTTGCCCCTTTTGAGAGTTCACCGACTGTAGTTGGTCTCCTTTGGGCTGCCTGCGCGCGTGCGCACGCATTTCTTGAGGGCCGGCTGGCGCAGTTGGGCTCGGCGAGAGCGCCGAGAAGCGGCAAAGACAAAGGGTTGTGTTGAGGGGAAAAAAAAGACCACTGATCCAATGGTAAAGAGCGTCGACGACGGCTGCAACCAGCGTCGCAGGGTCCACACAAAGGTTCACGGCCGCGTCCACAAACTCGTGGACAAAGGGAAAGAAGGCGAAAGCGGGAGGCAGTCATCTTATTCTAAGCCTCGCCATCAAGAGAGCAAAGGCCTAAAAAAGCGCCAGCGCCGACAAGAGGGCAAACCCTAAAGGGGCAAAGCAGCGCACTATTTCTCCCAACACGCCGAGATGAATTGCGGCGAGGGGGAAACACGCAAGCGCACGGCCAGCCGCAGCCTATCGCGATCGCGAGACGTCGCCGAGAATGGCAACGCCAAGCGAGCGCGCATCGAAGACGGCCGCGCACGCAACGGCGGGACGAGTACCACCGCATCCGGAACAGAGACAAGCGCCAGCCATCAATGGATATCGGACGGGTGCCGCCTGGGACCGCCGGCCACCTACAACAAGTACCTAAGCGTCATGGCGACGGTGCGCACATTGGGCATGAAGGAAAAGCGTGAACTGTTTAAATTGATGCGCGAAGGCGCTGCGGGCAAGCGCGGGCGCGTCACCGAACATACCTTTATCCCTCGTCTGGGCGTCACCATGGGCGAATTTGCCCTCTTTTATGTGCTCAATGATGACCCGCGTGCACCATCCTGACGCCCGTCCGCTTCTTTTTCCCCCCTTTGCCGGGTTTTCATGTACTCTGTTGTTTTTGTAGGGCAAAAAAAGTGAGGAGCCAATACAATGCGCTCGCGCCATGTGCCACCATCTTTTTCTTGTCCTTTTTTCCCTTTTTTCCATTGTTTTTTTTTCGCGTGGGTGGTGAGCGAGCCCTTTTTTTTTCTTGGGTGTCCCCTTTGCTGGCGTGTGGTTGCATCAACAAATGCCGCCAAAGAGACACGGGAAAAGGGCTCATCCAAGAAACAGAAAAAAAAAGAAGAGCACGGCACACCACGGCGTCGTCTTGGGGCGCATCCTTTTTTCCCGCCTGCCAACTCGTTGGGCGGCACGTATTATGCAAAAAAAAAACCAAAATAGGCAGCCACACGCATATGTGCGCGGCGTGAGCGCCGCCACAAGAAAAATGGGATTTGGCGGATATTGAAAGAACAGGAAAAAGAGGCGCACCAGAAGCGTGTGCTCTTTTCCCTCCTCCTCTTTTTTTTTCGTCCCTTGCCAATAGATGGGACGAGTGGTCATCCGAGTGTCGCGCGGTGGCTGCGGCCTCACGAGAGGCGCAATGGAAAAGGACGCACCGACAACGTAGCGCGCCCGCCGACCTCATCTTTTTACGTCGCTCGCCACGACGCGCACAGAGACCAAGAGACCACGCATTTTTGGATCGAGAGTGCGCCTCGCACACAAGAGACAACCATTCTTTACGATTGTTGGCTCGCCTCTCGTTCTTTTCCCCGGCAGCATCAAAGTTGCCGTCGCACATTGCGCGGCCTATATTGCTCCCCCTGTTGATCGCCGCTAGAGGACGCCATGAATGGTGCGTACGGCGGGGGCGCATGGGGCGGACCGCCGATGGCGGGCGGCGCCAAAATGGCCGCCATCCACCAATGTCTCGACGCGCTTCGCCCACCTTCGCCGCCTCTGCAACGGCACGCGGCGCCCATCGCTTCCATGCCCGCGCTCGACGCTCTGCCGTCGCCGCTCGAACCCTTTTGTCCACCACCGCTGGCGCCGCCCCCGCAGGCAGAGGCACCGCCACAAGCAATTCTTGTCACGCAAGTGCCCGTTGAAGCGGCGTCGTCAATGCCGCCTCTCGAAATCCACCGCACCGCACCAAAGACGACAACCACAACGCCTGTTGAGGGTCAGGATAATTCTGTGTGCGCGGTTGCCGCGCCTTCAGCGACGACGTCGGCACGCGCAACCGCCGCGCTGCGCAGCCCCGCGGTATTGGCCCTTGGCGCTGCGATCGTGGTCGTGTTGGTGCTCGTGGTAGTCGCGCCGCCATTTGTGCTCAAGAGGCGCGGCGGTCCAGGTGCCTCAACCGATCCTGCGTGGAGGTGGGCGAGGCCACGCGCCCAAGTCGACCCCATCCGTCTATTGGCATGGGGTATGCTCGCTGCGGCGGCTGCATTCGTGTTGCCGCTTGCGATAGAGCGCCTCATTGCCACCCCGACGGACCATGGCCCCAAGACGGGCGGCCTGTTTTGTCGCAAGCGAACCCAAACCTAGGAGCACGCGCACGCGAGACCTGCATCTGTTCACCAACGGCGGTGGCAGTAGCGCCGACTACCACGATAGCCAACCTTTTGAATATCACTGCATGCCGACACGGCGAAAAGGCGGCCAAAGAAAAAGAGACAGAGAGGGAAAACGGACCAGAGCAAAAAAAAAGAGCGCAACCTCAAAAGCCGTACACAAAAGGACACACACACACGAGGAGTCCTAGCAAAAAAACGCAAAAGACATGCATGCTTTTTTCCTACCGTGTTTGCATTGTTTTTTCTTTTCTTTGGCCCTGTCTTGGGATCGCACTCCTGCCTCCTTTTCTTTCCTTGGTTCCAGTCTGTGCGCCATCAAAGGTTGGAAAAAAGAGAAAGCCATCAAAAAACTCGGGTAATGTCACAAAAGTGTCTACGGCCTGTTGTTTTTGCGTGCTAAAAAGACGGCAGATGCGCGCGAAATAGGCTACGCCTACTGTTGACGCCTCGACGTGCACCCAAGTAGGCACAACAACACCAGACCACATGCGCTTTTAATACGACGCTTTTTTTCATCCCTTTTTGCGCATTTGAGAGTTTGGAAATTGTGGGTGCGCGTGCGGCTATATGCTGCTGTATCGTCGCGGCACATCATCAACGATAAATTGACCTGTCATCGCCACAGTTTGTTGAGGGTTTTATTTTTTCTCAAAAAAAAAGGCCTCGCCTGCGGTGCGCACATGCGCGCGTGTGGTCCCGAAAAGAAAAGGTCCATGTCGTCGGCGTGCCAGGCTGTCCGCCATTTTCATTGTGTGCTTTGGGAGTACACGTGTCTGCTCTGGGCATATGAGACTAAAAAAAAGAAAGCGCTCGCGCTTGGCAAAGAAAAAAAAAAGACGTAGAGGGGAAACACGACAGTAACATGAAAAGGAGGAAAAAATGGCACCAAAAAGAGAAGACGAAGAAAAAAGGCGGATGGCACGGCCAAAAAAGCGGCGGGTACGCGCGCTCAACGAATGGAGCCACATGCGCTTTGGCGGCACGCACGCGAAAAGGGGCGCGACTCCAAGGAAAAACAGTCTATCCATGGAGGCGCGCGGGCTTGCAATGCCGTTGCTTCCGGGCGAAGGGGATCGACGCGGTGCACGCGCAGAAGCCGCGCCAACAGCGGCACCGACCGACGGGGCGTCGGCCTCTTACTATGCCATGTTTATGAAGGCCATCCATGCCGGTGGTCTGCATGGCGGCATCTTTCACGAGGAGGGTCCACTGACTCTATTGCAATGCATGGAGCGTGCGGCGCACGAGTGCCTGGCGTTGGTCGACGAAGCCCTCGTGCGCAAAGGGTTCAGCGGGCGCGCCTACGAAGACGCCCTCGGACGCGCGCTCGACACATTCAACTATTGGACCGACGCCATGCTGGGTGAGGAGACGCAGCGCATCGTCGACGCCCACCCGCAAATTGACACTGTCCTCTTTCGTGCCGTGTGTGCGACCTATGTGCGTCACGTGCACGGCGACGTGCTTAGGGCGTCGGGCCAGCGTGCCAGCATCCGTGTGCCGCCGTTTGGCAGCTTTGTGCGTGAATTCTTTCGCCATCTGGCGGCCGACGCCTATGTACGCTCGGCGGCCTACTTTGACCGAGCGCGCCTGGCCGAACGCAAATTGGTGCACGCCGATGCCGTCCGCGCGGCACTCGACCTTTGCATGCGCGGCAACGTGACCTATGTCGCCGCCCCTCCGCCTGCCACTCCGTCGAGCGCCACGAGCGCGTCGTCTCCCATTTCATCATCGTCGTCGTCGTCAACAACGTCATCGTCGTCATCAACATCATCATCAGCGCCATCAACGCCGTCGTCGTCATCCACAGTATCGACACCATCGGCGAGCATTTCGTCGACCCCCACGTCGTCATCATCAACAGCATCGGCTGCGACCCCTGCACCGTCGAGGCCGCCATTTGCGGCGGTGACGGCAGCGATTCCCGCAAATCCTTTGATGCCGCGGTCCGCGTCGTCTCTCGCCCTTCATAATGCGTCGGCCAGACAATCGGCGTCGTCGCGTGCCGCTCCGGTGCCTATGTCGCCATTGGCGTCGCTAGACACCGAGACCTTTGCTCTACGCGGCCCAGGCGCAACCCACGCCGCCGCCAGACAACATGCACTTGTGACGGATCACGGCACACGCGCGGATGCAGGCGCGCTCGCAACAGACACGCGCGCTGCGAGGCTTCACTCTGCGCATGACTTGCCTGAAAATGCGGGCATGCGTCATACGCCCATTGGAGATCGCGCAAGCCGGTCCAGCGACGCCATGGACATCAGAGCCAACACCCACCACCGCGCGGGACCCATGCGGCATCATGGCCGCAAGATGGGTCCCTATGAACCGAGCGCAAACGGCGACGACGATGTTGATGAAGGCGAAGACGAAGACGATCCTCCCGCAGATCCCCATCGCTCTTTCGGCTTGAGCCATGCGGGTCACGGCGTCAATACTGTCCGTGGCGGGAACGGCACCTTTAATGGCGTTCATCGATTCACCGGCGCCGCGCACATGACCAACGATTTCGGATACCACAGAGGCGCCGAGAGCAGCGGCAATGGCAGTGGCACTAGCGGCGACAATGGCGATGGCAATGATGATGACAGCGCCACTGAACATGGCGCCTTTGGCGGTGGCAGTCGCGCGGCGCAACCTCAAGCGTGGGGGATGCGCCAGCACCAAGCGCGTGTCAAAGCAGATTACCAGCCTGCAAACGCACCACAGCAACAACCAAGCGCCGCGTCATGGAACATGTTGGGTCGCCCTGAACCATCTGCTTCGCTGCAACCTCCCCACCGGCCCCCGTGGGCCAACGCGCAACGGCAGCAAGCTGCGCCACATGCGAACGGGGCACGACGGGTTGGCACACGCCCAGTGATACGTCTCGTTGACCAACCGGCCATGCCGCATTATGTGCCAGAACTCCTCCACGCCACAGACAATCCGGTCGGTGACGCAGACGCCAATGCACACGGCGCGGAATGGCGTAGCGCAACGACAGCCCCTGGCCTGCACGGAGGCTACGTCGGCAAGGACAATAACCATCTACACAACAACCTACGCGATCTCGGTGATCCCGACGGCAGCGACCTTGACGACGATGATAACATTGATGACAGCCACCATAACAACAATAACGACAACATTGATAGAGGTGAGACCAATGGGATTGATAACCGGCACCGCCTGCTCCAAGGCGATATGGACGACGGGCAGTGGACCGAATAAAAGCCCCCACACAAACCCCCTTTTTTTTCTCTCATTTCTCATGTCCCCCTTTGTCCCTTTGGGCTTGGCGCCTTTTCCATGTGACTTTTCTTTTCCCATGGCGTGCAGTTGCTTTGGGCGAAAAAATGTTGGAGGTGCGACGGCGACGGGCAAGCGTGCGGCTCCGGGAGGGCGAGACAAGGAGAGGAAAAAAACAGACAAAGAGAGAGGCGCCAAAGAAGCGGCGGGGACGCCGCAAGCAAAGGTGGAGATAAAAATTGAGCAAAAAAAAAGGGAACACGCGCGCGCAGTCGGAGCGCAAGGGCGCCGCACGGCCTCTCGATGCACGACACGGGGTAGAGCGATGACGGTCTTGGTAAAAAAAGGGAGAGCGCAACCGCTCTGGCGACTGCGCTTTAATAGAGCAACAGAAAGAAAGGCACAAAAGAGACCCCAAAGAGAGAGAGAGCCTAAAAGGCCCCTCCATATCAACAGCAGAGGAGGCGCAAAAAAAGGGGAGGCACCAAGATGTCGGCCTATGAAGACGATGAACTCCCGCAGCTGGACCTGCGCAAATTCGACTTTAACATGTTCAAACCGGATCGCGTGGTGATGCTCGTGGGCAAGCGCGGCACGGGCAAGTCGGTCCTGCTGCGCGATCTGCTCTCGCACCTGTCGTGCGAGTACGACGGCGGCGTCGCCATGTCGCCCACGCCCGAGAGCACAGACATGTTTCGCGAATTCATGCCCGACTCGTGCGTCTACGAGGACTATACAAGCGAAAAGATCGCCGAGATCGTGCTCAAGCTGCGCGAGTTTAACGGCGTGGGCATCTACAAGCGCGTCTTTGTTCTCCTCGACGATTGCATGTTTGATTCCAAGATCCTCAAGTCGATCCAAATGCGCGACATCCACATGAACGGCCGTACGCCACTCCTCTGCCCATTTCTTTTCTTCTCTTTTTTCCCTGTTTGTCTTTTTTTTTGCGTCGTCTCTTCTGGGTTGCGTGTGTGTTTCCTTTGTTGTTGTTGTCGTCATCGGTGAGCGCACTACGCAGTCGAGTGATTTCTTTGTCTTTCGCGGTCACGGACACCACTCTCACCTATGCGCCCCCACGCCACCTCTTTTTTTCCCTCTTTTGTGTTGGTTGTTGCGACGACGACGACAACAACAATGGCAAAAAAATGGTGTACGTTTTCTCTTTTTTTTATAATGCACAGGACATCTCAAGATTCTGTTCCTCAACATCGTCCAGTACGTGATGGACGTGCCCAAGGCCATCCGATCGCAGATCGACTATGTGTTTGCGCTGCGCGAACCGCAGCGGGCCTACCGCGAGAACCTCTACAAAAACTTTTTCGGCATCTTCCCCACCTATGACGAGTTCTCGGCGGCCTTTGACGCCTGCACGGAAAACTATGGGTGCATCGTTGTCGACTCAACGGCCAAAACCAACGCCGTCGAGGATTCGGTCTTTTGGTACCGCGGCTCGTCTAGCCCGCCGCCGTTCATCCTGGGCAACCGCAACTTTTGGAAATTGCACTATATGTTTTACCAAAAGCCCGTGGCGCGCCTGTCCGACGACGACGTCATCCCTGGCCTTGCCCCACTCTACAAGAGCACCAAGGGCAAGGACGACGCGCCCAAGGACAAGGACAAGGACCGGCAGCGCAAATCGGGCAAGAAGCGCCGGCGCGATGCCCTCGTCGTCAAAAAGAGGGATGTCGACGGTACCCTCATCATCGAGGACGCGCCTGCGCCCAGCACCTCTGCGGCTCCGACGGCACCCGTCTCGACCGCGCCCATGCCGACACTGCCGCAACCAACAACATCAACCGATCACCACGCGAATGTGAATGCACTCTACGCGCCAAATCATAATCACAACGACAACAACAACAACAACATGGGCAGCGGCACGGTCACAGTACCGCGCTATCCAATGGCGCCTCCTCATAGCGTGCGCCCGCCTATGGGGATGGCGCCTGCGCGTCCCGTCGGTCATGTCAGCGGCCCTTTGGTTGGACATCGCCCGACGTTTGAGCACGCTCGCCCGCCACTGCGACAGCCCTAGACGGAATCGGCAGAGCGTGCCAGTGGCCCTCATGTGTCTCTTTTTTTTCTCTTTGTCTATCCTGTGTCCTGCGTGATTAAAAAATGGGGGTGGAACAAAAATGCGCGAGAAAAAAACACAGACTGTCAAAGGGCATTTTGGTCGTGTGTCTTTCCTTTTTTTCCCTCAATGTTTGTGTGATTGCAAAAAAAAGAACAGTGGCGACTTTTGGTTGCGCCAAAGGGCATCACCCCAAGAAAAATCGCAAACCGTCACTTGGCGGCATGGGTTTGGTGCGCGTTGCCCCCGAATAGACTTGCCGGTCGTCCTGACGAGATATGCCCCCCTTTTTTTGGCGTCCCCGCAAAAATTCCGTCCACTCCCGGTGCAGCAGGAAATGCCCCCCTCTCCCCAAAAAAGACACAAGGCACAATACCAGCGAGAGCGAAAAAAAAGAGCGCGCCAATGCAAACAAGCGGGAAAAAAGGTCACGACGAGTTGAGTGTGATGGTTGGTCAAAGTCTGTTGTTGTTGTCGCTGCTTGTGTTCTCTATTGTCCCTTTGGGCCTTTTTTTCTCTTTTCATTGTATTGCCTCGTGGAGTTTTTGGCGCCTTTTCTTGGTTTCATGCAAGGGAAAAAAAGAACTGCGACCCAAGTCGTGAAAAATCGATCCTTTTTTCTTGCCATTCCTCTTTCTCTTGTAAAAAAAAGCATGCGGACCACAAGGCGACAGTTCGGACCAAGTCGACGTGGCGGGGCACGTCCTTTCTTTTTTTTTCATTTTAGTGAGGCACCTTATTGGCGATTGGATAATGCGATTCGCCAACAGGCCCCGACCGAGAGGCCCGCCATCCCGTTGGGGACAAGGCGAAAGCAAGAGACCACACACACATACCACCGCTCCCTGCCTTTTTTTGCCTCTTGGCTTTCCTTTTGGTTTGGGTTTTTTGTGTGGATCGCATCCCGTTGTTTATTTTTCTGTCTTGTCGGTGGTTGGCTGCAGAGAGAGAGGGGGACAAAAATCTAGAGAAGACGGGGAAAAAAGGGGGAAACAACACGAGCGGGGAAAAAACTTTGAGACTCGCTCCCGCGTCTGGCAGAAAGAGAAAAAGACGAAGAAAAAAAGAGGAAGGGGCGTGCGGCACAGTCTAGCGCAGCATGGATCGACCAGCCGATCCGAAAGTGCCGGCGCTTCCCACGCCGCCGGCCTTGGTGCCCAACTGGCCGATCATGCCGGCCTGCTCGGGGACGGCGAGGCCCTGGGCGGCGCGGCCCGACACGATGTTGTAGATAAAGGCGTCGAGAGGACCCATGCTGCTGCAGTAGTTCTCGGCAATCTTCCACAAGAGGGCCGGCTTGATCCGGTCAAAGGTCTCTGCCGTAACACCGGTCGTGGCTGGCGTGAACGCCCCGCCGGCAAAGCGTGCGTTGGAATCGTTAAGCAGACTTCTAAGGTAGCCCTCAAGGCCAAATGCGCGCACCAGCGCAAAGAGGTCGCGTCCGTTGAACCGCAGCGAATCGACATAGGCCAAGAACCAGCGCAGTTCCTCCTCGCTGGGGGCGCACTGCGGATGGGTGGCGACAAAGGCGGCGAGCGCGGCGTTGATATTATTGAGTTCGCCTGCGTCCACGAGCGTGTTGGCCGCGGGCAGCGGCTGGTCGAGCGCCTCGGTGCCGAGGGTGCCATTGGCCACGGCGCGCATGCCGGCGGTGACGGTGGGCAGCATGTCGCAATAGGTGCTGGCGATCAACCACAGAGTCGATGGGAGGGGCACCTCGCCGCGCGCGCCGCGCACGCCCATCACCTCCTGGGCAAACGCACCGCCGCCCCAACGCGATCGTCGCTGCAGGTCGACGGCACCCCGCTGGCCCAGCACGCCGGCCTCGGCCAGCGTGCGCATGACCGACTGGATGTCGCGCAGGTCATAGCCGGTGGCGTTGACGGTGTTGAGAAAGTCCATGAGCGACTGGAGCGTGAGGTTCTGGCAGTCGGCGTGCTGCTCCAAAAAGGACTGGATGGCCTCCTGGCCGACAGGTGATGCCGGCGCGCCGGTGGCAAAACCACTGATGGCACGACCGCGCATGCCCTCGATGTGCTGCTCGACGGGAGCCTGCGGCGCCCTGGCGGTGTTGGCGGCCAGCTGCCTGAGTGCGGCGTCGTTGCCCTGTCCAAAGAGGATAGGCTGCGCGGTGCGGCTGGAGCGCTGGCGTCCGGTGCTGGCCGGTGCCGCGCGCGAACCCGCGGGCAGACCGTCGGCCCTTCCCCGTCGTCGGCTTGCGGTGCCGCCCTGTTGTTGCTGCTGCTGTTGGCTAACGCCGCCCTGCTGGGCGCCGCGGCTCTGTTGGCGGCTAGCGCCGGCCTGTCCGCCGAGCAGCGACTGCAGGAGGGCCTGCTGTTGCTGCTGCTGCGCCGTCTGAAGCTGCTGGGGCTGGGTCTGGGCAAAGGGCGATTGCATCATCGATGAAAACGGATCGTAAAGGACAAGAGATGGAGCGGGCGGACGCGGTTTGAGGGCCTTGTCTCTTCTTTTTTTTCGGTTCACTGTGCTCGAACAAAAAAAAGTCGAGGCAATGGAGGCGCTGTTAATCCGATGCGTGCCGCTTTTATCGGCCCGACCCTCTTTGGGCCACGGCGGGCGCGAGGCTGGCTCCTGGCCACTGTGCGCGCTGCCTCTCTGTGCGCCGCCATCAGAGGCAAAAGAAAGCGCCCATAAAAAAGTCGCCCCACCAGACAGACGCGGGGACAAACCCGCACTTTTCCATCCTCCTTTTCTTTGGCCGTTTTTTCTTTTTCTTTTCTTTTTTGGTTTGGCAGAGCGGCCAAGAGACGCACGCCGCGCCTTGCGTGCCCCTTTTTTTTCCACCTTTTTGTCTCTCATGTGTGCGATACATTTACGATGCCATTTGTCGTGCCCCCCGCGTATTGCCTCGACCGTGGCGAGAAACAAGACACAAATAGTCGACCGCAGGCGGCGACACCTTCAAAAAAAAAAGAAAGTCGACCCAATCGTCTCGCAAAAATGACAAGGAGAACCACTAGGAAAAAAGTGTGTCATGGTTCTGAAATGAAAGTGCGCTTTTCCGAAAAGACATAAAGAGTGTGCGCGCGTGTGCACAAGAATTTGGCGGCGAAGCACAGGCCTCGTGACGAAAAAGTTGCCCATTGGGGGCGCGAGAAAAAGCAGACACAAGCGAGCGCGCTTGCGCATTTCCCTGGCCTCTTTTTTTTTTCAGACAAATTTTAAAAAAAAGAGAATCAATCGTAGTATTTGTTGGCGTCGTGCGGCGCTTCTGGTTGCTCCTCGTTGTCGTTGTTGTTGTCGTTGTTGTTGCTATTTGGTCAGGGCGCGCGTGACGCGCTCGACGATGGCGCCGTCTGTACCGTCGCCCACGCCCTCGGATATGGCGTTGGCCAAGGCGACACGAGACACGGGGTCAGATACGCCGGCACGCGATAGGGCCGCGTCGAGGACGGCTGCCGATTTTGCGCTGCGCGCCAAGCGCTTGCGCTGCGAGCGTGACAATCCAAGGGCGGGCGCTGGGACGGGTTCCGCCAGAGTGGCGGCGGCGGATTGCGTGTCGCTGTCTTTGGGCGCTTCGGGTTCGTTGCGTGCCTGGCGACGGGCGCCGCCCACGCGCGACGTGCGCATGGCGGCCATACGGGCTCGGTAGGCGGCACGCAGGTCGACGCTGCGCTCGGCAGCGCTCGGACCCGCCTTGCCCTGGCCATGCGTGGGCTGGCGCGCCTTGTGTATGTCGGCGGCGGCGGCTGGCGGAGCGGCGGTGGCGTCTGCGTGCTTTGCCTCGGCAAGCATCTCGGGTACGGGCTCTCGCTCTGCCCAGCCGGCGGTGGCTTTGGGCTTGCGCACGGCCAGAGGCCGGCGCACGGTCGCGGGAGCGTCGGTACCTTGCATTCTCTCTCTCTCTCTCTCTCTTTTTATTTCTTTGTTGAGTTTTTCCGTCTCTCGCGTGTGCTCGCGCTGCGTGTGTGCTCCTTGGGAATCGTCTGTGCTCGCCGCTTGTGGGTGGCTTTTTCTTACCAGGCGTAGCGACGCCTTTTTTTTCCTCGCTGCGCAAAAGGTCAAAAAAAGGTCGTCTCGCCGGGTCCGTGCTCACGCTGCGCACGCGGCTCGTCCATCGATGGCCTTTTGGTTGTGTTGTGACGCGAGGTCTGCGTGTGTCGCGGGGGAACCCCAGGGCGTCTTCAAAAGAGCAGAAAAGGGAGAGAGAGAATAGAGCCTGCGCGTTGCCGATGCCACGGGGCGGCCTCATCCCGATGATGTACCCCGAATGACTCTTGTTTGCGATGATGGGGGAGGAAAAAAAAAGAGAGAGGACATTGACAACCAAGACACACACGAGTTGGCGGCACGCGCGATTCCCGCTCCCCTCTGCAAAAAACCACCAAAACACCAACAAGCAACAGAGACACAATCAAAAAGGGAAGAAAAAAAGAAGTACCGAAAATCCTAGGCGAGGACGCGCGAGGGCGACCAGCGCGCCGCCTGGCTCCCCGCACAAGTCATAGCATGAAACCAGACGCGCAAAGGGAAAAAGCGCCGAGATGGGCTTGCTCGGCAAAACCCGTCGAGGATTACGCACGCTGCCCGACACTCTGCCAGTGTCGACGCAGGCGGCCACACCATGGCGCACGCGCGTCGTGCGTGCCGTGTGCGTGGGCCTCGTTGCTGCCGTGATCATCGTCTTGATCGCGGCGTCTGTACGCGCACGCTCGCGTCGTCTGTCGTCCGCAGCGCGCGTGCGCGCCCGGTGCCGCTCGACCAATCCCGATGCGGCACGACGCACCATCTTTGTTTCTATCGTGGCGCGCGGCCATCGCGACGAGCAAGCCGCGGTGGCACTCATCGGTGCGCTGTTTGATCGCGCCCGTCACCCAGGTCGCGTGCACGTAGGCCTATGTCGGTGCTCGTCGCGCGGCTACGGCGACGACCAGTACAGCAGAGACCACACCGACGGTCATGTCGGTGGCCATAATGGGGATGACATTGACGACATTGTCGCGGCCTACGGGGCGGCCTATCCACACCACGAGGGGCGATTCAATACCAACGTGCGCGTGCTCACCGAGGAGCCGACATCTGAACGAGGCGCCGCCAACGCCATGCTGCTCGTCCAACGGCATCTGTATCGCGGCCAACGGTACTATGCTACGATTTCAGTCAACTGTCGTCCATGTCACGGATGGGATGTCGCCGCGCTTTCGGATCTCGATCGCGCTGCCCTTCATCAGACATCGACTACCAATCGGTCGATGACGCCCACCGCCAAGGTGATTGTCACCATGAGACTCGCAGACGATAGCGATAGCGATGCTGAAGATTCCACTGACGATAGCGATGACTATCCTTTGGGCGACGACGATGCAGGCGAGCATCATCGGTACGACGCTGACGCGGATGGTGCTGCATCGATCGCGCGCACCGAGACCTCCGACAGAGGCCATGGCGGTGGCTCATTTTCTGTGACTAGAATCCGCACCGGCAATGATCGCGCCCATCGCGTGGATCACGCCAAAGGCTCGACCCGCGCCACAGCGACGACAATGGATCGCGACAATGCAGACAAGAACATGAATACACTATGGCCGTCCTTTTTTCGCAACCGAGGCCGCCGCCAAGGCACTTTGTCGGCCTCGACACAACCGGGAACGCGATCTGCTCAGACGCCCTTTGGCCGACAGACCACAAACCAAAAGTCGGATGTACGCTCGGCGCACCATCGTCTGCCCACTTTTGCCGTATTTGAGATGTGGTCGCCGCGCGGCCTGCCCGTGCTGCGCACACGCGCCTTTCGCTACGCGCCCGTGCGCCCTTTTGGTACGCCCTTTTGGCATTCCGACTTTTCGCTGTGCGACGCGGCTGCGCTGGTGGGTGACGCCCCGTGGGACCCGTGGTACGAACACCTGCCGCTGGACGGCGCCGTCGACTGGTGCACGACGGTGCGACTATGGACGCGCGGTTGGGATTTCTATAGTCCGACGCGCGCACTGGTGCGCCGCACAAAAGGGCGGACACGCGACGCCTGTCTCGATTCGCCTGTCGATTTGCCGCGCCGCGTGAGACGCGAGCGCGAGGCCGCCTACGCGCGTGCCTGGGCCCTGCTCGGACTAGAGGTGCCGTGGCGTCCCTCCATAGAGCCCCGCTATGCGTTGGGGACCGTGCGCGCGGTCGCTGCGTTTATGCGCCAGTCGGGACTCGATTGGCTTGAGCGACGCGCCGACGCGCACGCCTTTGTCGGCATGTTGCCCTTGGGCGATGCTGGCGTGGGTGTGGCCGTGCGGTTTGACGAGCGCGAGGTCGCTGCCAAATACGGATCATGGGCGCGCTTTCTCGACGAGACCGACTACCGCGGCGGCGTCGCCGTGCACTGGTGACGCCACCGTAGGCGCTTTCCTTTTCTCCCCCAATGCAAGAGTCGCAATCGTGCCGTCTCTCTTTTTCTTTTCCAGTTTTTTCCCTTTTCTCATTGTGCTCTTTTTCAGACACAAAAAAGGGACCCGCGAAAAATACAAAAGAAAACTCAACCATGTTTTGGATATGCGCACACACGCACGGCGCGCGGGCAGATGGGCGACCCAGGCTTGCATTCCCTCGACTTTTTTTGTGTCCTGTGCTTTGGCTCCTTTTGGCACCCCCTCCTTCTTCCAATCGCCACGTGACGGCACGAGCCCGCAAAAAAGATAAAAAGATAAAAATTATGTCCCCTTCGGGATGCTTGTTTCCCGTTGTTGTTGTTGGAAAAAAAGGCGGCGGCTATGTGTGGTTTGTTTTTTTTTCGGCGCGGTCGACCGGCAAACCTTGCAAAAAAAATGGAGCGCCATGATACGGCCCCACTATTTCATCGAGTGCCTCCTTGCGTCTTTACTTGTTTGATTTTTTCCCCGAGTCGAATGGTCTTTTTTTTGGTTGAATCGGGCCGTGTCTCTTTGATCGAGCCAAGGAACAGCGACCGACACAGACAATCCGAGGCACAGAGAGAGAGAGTGGCACACACACAGTCGCCCAGGCGCCAAAAGGGACAAACCAAGGCCTTTTTTTTTCAAAAAAAAAAGCAACGGCGCATTGCAGAAAAATGTCCATCGCAGCGCATTCCCTGCGGACCAAGAAAGGATCGGCGTCGGGTATGCCTATGGTCCACGTGCCTACTATATGCATTGCAAACAGACAAAAAGATGAGGCCTATAGACACTTTTTGTTTTTTTTTTGGAATATCCTGCCGACTTTTTGTGACCTTGTTTCATTTTTTCTCTTTGGTGGTTTGGCGACCGTAGGGGAGCCGCGCCGACACACGCCACAGAGCAAGATGCTTCTTTTTTTCCCCGTTTCTCTTTCCCTTTTTTTCCCTTCTCCTCCAACCTCTTTTGGCAAAACACACAATTCAACTCGGGGAAACAGCGAATCTAGGCGCCGGATGTGACCGAGGACACCTTTTCGCCTGTAATGTCGCTGGCCGGCAGCGTCGCCGTTTGTGTCGGCACCGGTTCAGCGCGTTCGCGCAAGAACCGCTCCCAACGGGAACCGCCCACGGCGTCAGGATCGGCTTCGTCGGCAGCGGCGGCAGCAGCCGCGACCGCTGGCGGTGCATAGGGGGGCATGCCGCTGGGTGCAGCGCGTGTCGTGCTCAACAGGCTGATACCTCGCTCGGCACGTCTCTGAGCGTCGCGGCGCCCCGCCGACGCGCTGATACCGTCGACGCCACCCGCTCGGCACAGTGCGCCTGGATGTTCCATATGGGGGTCGTGGGGCGGAAGACCGCGCAGGTTAAATGCGCGCGCGATTCGATCGTGCGCGTCGCGTTCGCTCTCGTCGTCCTCCTCGTTGGCCAGCGTGCGCAGATCGACCGGACCATTTGGGTCGGTCAGCGCATCGGCGTTGATCACATCGAGACCCAACGACCCGAGCGACGTTGGGACGGGCGTGTCCGCGGGGATCGCGCGCGGCGATGGGGGCGCCGCCGGCGTCTCGGATGATGACGAACCCACGAGAAGCTTGACAGCACGAGCCGTCACGTCGACGGTCTTGCACTCGACCATCATGGCCCACGAGACAAAGGGCGCCTCGACGATCGTGTGGTATTGGCGCGCCGACACGGCCTCGATATCCTCGGGATCGACGGCACCGCCAAACTTGCGCAGGCAAAAGCGCGGGGGCGCCGGGCTCACGAGGCCCTCGCGGCCCCACACCTCGGCAGCCATTTTGTGAATGAGCACGAGCACATTGGGCGTGTCGTAGACACCGGCGCCGTGGTCCAGCTGATAGGCCATGGCGCATGGGAACGAACAGAAATTGCCCCACACGGCGTATGCACGCGTGCGACTGTCATAGGCGCGCGGCAACGGCACGCGCCCGGCAGTGCACTCGCGATCGCAGTGCATGCACGGCCCGCTGGCCTTGATATCGAGTGTATTGCGATAGGCGGCGGAGCGCGACGGGTCAGGGCACGGCACCGAGCCGCGCTGAATGAGGCAGCGCTCGCTCAGAGGATGCAGGTAAAAGACGTCGTCGATGCGCATGAGTGCGTGGCCCATGCCGACGTGCATAAACTCGCGCGTGCTGGGTTCGGCCGCGTCTCCATAAAGTCGGTTGAGGCCCAGGGTCTTTTGGTGGGCGCGCCGCGCCGCCAGCGCATCGGCATCCGAGAGGCTGGCATTGCCATGGCCAGCGTCAGCGCCGGGCGCGCCATCGCCGTGCGCGTGCGATGCGGTCTCTTCAATCTCCTTCTTACTGCGACGGCCGCGCTTGCGCGGCACCTTGGTGCCGGCGTCGCTCGGTGGCTGTTTGCGTTTTTCGCCGCCCGCATTGTTTTCGTTGCCGTTGTCGTTGTTGTTGTCGTTGTGCATGTTGTGTAATGAAAAAAAAGAAAGAAACAAAGAGGAAGAAGCGCAAGGTAGCGTGCGATGGTGACAAACGGCCTGTCGACGAGGCGCACGCAACAGACGGACAGGGCGAAAAAGGAGAGAAGAAAAGAAGCGCGATAAAGGCGAGGCGAAAAAAAAAGAGTGAGTGACAGTTGCCGGTGACGGCGGTGCTTTGGCGGTGCCGCTGTGTCTGTTTTGCTGCGGTGTTGGTGCGAAGCGGCAGCAAGGATCGCGCCCGCCAAGAGATTGCGTGGGACAAGGCAGACCAAAAAAAAGCGACAGGGCGAGCACGCAGGTGCGACGTCTATGCCGGAGAACATTGCCGAAAAGGCCAGCGCGCGTTCCTTTCCCAAGGAGGAGATTGCGGTGCATCAACAAACAAAAAAGGTCTCGATGCACGCCCCTTTTTTTGCCAACAGGACACGAAAAAAAACTCTCCCGGAATTGCCACTGTGTTGTGGGGTGTGGCATCGCCAAGCCAAGCCACACGAGTTACAGTCGGCGAACTCTCAAAATAGGGCAAAAGAAAGTCATAAAAAAGTCAACGTGCTGTCCCAAAAAGTGTCTACAGCCTGCTGTTTTGTCCGCCAAAAAATTGTAGACATATGAGGAGTGAGACATGTCTGCTGTCGGCATTTTTATGAATCCCCAAGCAGACGAAACAGCAGGCCGTAGACACTTTTTGGGATAGCACATTGACTTTTTTATGACTTTCTTTTGCCCCTTTTGAGAGTTCACCAACCATATCGCCCACTCGTGCATTTTCAGTTTGAAAAAAAACGGCAAAAAAAGTCGATTGTGTTGCCCCTTTTAAAAAGGGGGAAATAGATATTCAAACACGGCAAAAAATGGCCTGTATGCACCGGATGCATCGATAGTTGTGCGTAAAGATGTGTTTCCGCGCATAGCCTGCACGCTCGTGCACACGAATGAAATCCTGAATGGCGGCCTTTCTTTTTTGTATTTTTTTCTTTCGGTAATTTGTTGCGCCGCAGCCAGAGAGGCCGCCGGTTCGCTGTAGCCGCTTTTTTCGGTTGTTGTATCCTCTCTTTTTCTTTTTTTTTCTTTTTTTGATTACTTGCCTGCCATCGCGCCCTCTGTTCCCCAACGACAGGATTGCCAAATGCAACCCTCCAACGAAAAAAAAAAAGAAGGGACACAGGCGACGAGAGAGAGGAAAAAAAGGGCTTTTGCGCAAGAGGGGAAAATAGGGGGGACCCAATCCGCTGTCGCCAACTCACCGACCCGTAACAGCGCGTGCGCACAAATGACGAGAAGAAGAAAAAAGAGAGACACCAAGAGGAGCGGGCAACAAGACAGAAAGGAACAAAAAGGAAACAAAACCCAAAGACGCGAACGCGCGCGCATACGCGACTGCATCAAAGAAAAAAACCCCACATGACAACTTTGCCAGGAGCCAGCGACCGGCCGCGCCGCGGTGCACGCGCGCGCGATCCCAACCGCGTCGAACTGGGGCTCAACCTGTATCTTGAGGGCGAATGCAAACCGGCCGCCTATGTCGGTTGGTGCCTGGCCGACGGTTCCAAGTTTTGTGGCAACGCCCTCAATGAACACGGTGTGAGAGAGGAGGTCTTTTCCGACATCCAAGAGTTGTGCGACCTGGCCGGTTTCGGTCCAGACGCGGGGTTTGATCCGTGGCACTTTGGACGTGCCTACAAAAAGGGCAGCAGCGAAATTGACATGCTGCCCGTGGTCGAACCCGGCCAGCGCTTTGACGGTCGCGCGTTGGCCGCCCGGTCGCGTGACTACCGCGTCGGCGCCAAGAACATGTTTAAGGAGAAAAAGCCCTCCCCGGCGGCTGCCTCGTGTCTCAGTCCGTTCATTGTGGTAGGTGCCGGCGGGTCGACGCCACGCGCTCCACCGCCGGCCTATGTTGTGGGCAACCCGCGCAAGCGTGCGCAAGCACGTAAGCGCGCAGAAGCTGCAGCCACACGCCACCAGCCGGCTCCGGCACCGCGCTCGTCGCCCGCGACGCAGGCCCTAACGATCACAACGACGACGGTGCGTTCCAAGACCAAGCGCGATCGTGAGCCGCGCTCGACCTCTTACGACGATGACAGTGCCCGCATACGACTGGGCCACGTCGCGTCTGCCGCGCCCATCTACGAGTATGCGACACCGCTCGACATGTTTGCCCACTGGTACGACGGCAAGCACGACGTGTTGGGATGCGACGAGTCGCTCGATGTGCGCACCGTGTGGGACACGATCCTACCGGCCACCCGCCCGACCAAGGGCAAGCGCTGGTGTCGTGCCTACTGGGAGGAAAAACACGCCAGAAAGTATGAGCAAGCCTGCATGACGCGATCCAACTGGGTAACGGACGCCGACGGCAAGTGGAAACGGATCGACATGCCCGCGCTCGACGTACTACCGTCAGGGGGCTATCTCAGCAGTCGCGGCGACAGTGGCAGTGATGGCGGCGATCACGATGACGACAACAGCGATGTCGACAGCGATGGCGATGATGATGATGACGTCAACAAAAATGGTGACGGCGGCGATGTCACTGACAAGGATTTGGCCATGGCGTTTTTCTCGGACAGCAAGGGCACCGTCGTCGATCCACGCGACGTATCCTATGCGGTGTGGGATCAACCGTTGATGGATCGCTGGTTTCGTCGGTCAGCGCGTTCGTCGTCCCACGACGCAGACCCCAAGATCGAGGCCATTGTCGGACGCCGTTGGGCATTTGGCACTCATATGCGCTACCTGTGTGCGTGGGCACGCCCCGACACGGGCGTGAATGCGAGGCGTCTGGTGCGCGCCGCCTCTCAAAACAGCGGCTCCCTATGGAGCGCGCCGGATACGCCCACGACATGGCACGCCGCCGCCGTGCTCTGCACAAACCCTCGCTACGCGACGCAGGTCAAAGCCTATGAGGATGCACTACGCGCGTGCGCGCTTTCTGCCGTCGACGCCTTTTTGGCGCGGATGGATGCCGCAGGCTACAGGGACATCCTGGCCGTACTCGCTGTTGAAGCCCGCATCGCCCTCTACGGTCTTGGCATTCTCTCGCGCGACGCCGATGGTCCGCCGCCCGAATCGCCATGCGTCTTTCCGCCCGGCTATCTCATGGCAACGCGCGACGAGTTGATGGCCAGGGCGCCGCACGCGCCCGTGCGTGCGCCCACGGTTCGTTTGATTCCGCGCGATCCCGATGCCGACCGGGCCTACAAGGCGCTCATGAGTGCCAGCACGAATCAACCGCAAGTGCAAACACTGGCGTTGCCCGACGGCAAGGAGGATGTCCGTGCGCAGAGGCGTGCAGAGATGGCCACTGCGAGACGTGCAAAGCGCATCATGCGCCGTGAATGGACACGTGTCGAGCGCCGCCAAGGTCTATTGGCTGGTGTGCAAGTCGACGGCCAAGACCAGGGCCAAGACCAGGACGAAGATGACGAGATTGACGACGCTGCCCGTGCCGACGGCGACGACGCCTGCCCGAGTGAAAGGTCGGGCAAAGCGCACGGATCGGGCAACCCATTTTTGGTTGTCGTCGAGCGCTGCATGCGCGATCTAGAGATTGCAGAATAAACAACGCCAGAACCAGACATTTTATGTGCTCTCTTTCTTTGCGTCCTCATTCCTTTTTTTTTCGACAACCTCTTCTTTTTTTTTTATTCTTCTTCTTGTTTGCGCTCCGTCTCCTTGTCTTTGAGAGAAAAAAAAAGAAATCAATGGCGAAAGGAATCTCTTGCGGTTTTGCTCGACCCACGTGCGTGTGGACGCAAACACAAACAGCCAGAGTATATACAAAAATAAAGAAAAAACTCTAAAAAAATGACCAGGCACTAACACGGCGATCAAAGAAGACAAAATAAGGCGCTTTTCCTTTTTTTGTGCATCCTGTGCATTTTTGAGCATTCCTGCTCGTGTCATGGGGCTTCTTCCTTGCGGCACATCGCCGACCATTTGGTTTTCCTTGCCATGTGAACCTATCAACACTTTTTTTCCTTCTCCTTCCCTCTTTGGCTGTTGGCCTCCTCCCTTCACCAAAAAGAATCTCTAGACAAAAGAAAAAAAGGAGAGAAAGAGCCACGCAGCCGCCGCGCGCCAAGAGAGCCCCAAAGGACCACAAAAAAGCAAAGCACTTTTGCGCCGTGTGGCTCCTCTAAGAAAATAAAGAAAATAAAGAGGGCGACGTGATGAGAAAAAAGAGAGAGAGAGAGAGAGAGACAAAACCCGCGCGCATTTTGTTGTTGTTGTCACCCCCATCACCAAATGCCGCTGTGCCTTGTTTTTTTTAAAAAAAACCAATGTCTTCCAAGCGACCGCAGCCAACAGCGCTCCGCGTGGGGGTTTCTGTGGGCCGCCCTGTCACTGCTCGATTTTTCTTCTCCTTCTTTCCTGACGCTCTTTTTTTATCACGAGAGGTTTGCCTGGCGCTCCGTCTGCGCGCCTGTCTCTTTTTTCCCTGTCGTGTTGGCTTGGCGTGGCGGCGAGCATGCGTCGCAGCGCAACAGAAACGTGTGTGTGCACTCACTTGGACATGCCTGCGTGCGCCCGTACACGTTGTCGTCATCATCGCCATCATCGCCATCATCGTCAATGACGACAACAAACAAAACATCATCGACGCCGTCGACGCTATAGCGCACCAACGAGGGCGCACCCGCAAAACAAGGCCAGAGACAACGGCGTCGCCTGCATCGAACTGGGTACGAGGGCGCCCGCCGCCGCTGCGGCGACGATCGACCGTGCCGGACTCTGCCAATTGCAGCCGACCCGCTGCATGGCGAGCCGCGCAGAGGCTGCCACAAAGGCCACAAAGCACGCTCCGTCGAGGGCACCGCGCACGGCCCGCGACGCCATGGCGCTATCGGCTGACGTTGCGGTCATGGCGTCGCCCGTGCCGGCAAGCCACAGCACGACAGCCGCGGTGCACACCCAGCGCGCATGCACGCTCGCGAGCGTTGCCGTCCTGAACGCCTGACCCATCCGGTACGCTGTATGCGTCCGCCGTCTCTCTTTCCCTGTAGTTTTTCCCTCTTTTTTTTGGTCCGTTTGGGCGCGCTACGCTGTGCGCGACTCCAGAGGCTCTGACTGCCAAGGGACCGGCGAGACCCTTTGTGGGGGTAAACACTGCTCGACCCGACGACCGCTCGCGCCTCACGTGGCCCGCCCGACCTTTTGGTGTTTTTTTTTGAATGCAAGGTCCAAGATAGACAACCGACTTTGTTTTCCCTTTTTTTTGCACAACAACACCAGCGCAAACCAAAAAAAACACCCCGATCCAAAAAGGGAAAGCGAAAGGCGGCGGGGCCGGCATCATTTGGCGCGGTCGCCACACACACATCTCTTTGGTCGCGCTGTCGTTGCCCCCTTTTTTTTTACTGCGTCACAGTGAAAGTTTGAGCCGTGGGCACGTCGATGCGCAACCACCCGATCGTCGCCACGAGAAAAAAAAACTCGTCATTGAGAGAAAGAAAAAAAAAGAGAGAGAGAGAGAAGCTGCACATGGATCGAGTTCTGTCGGGCGGCAGTCCCGATGGCCGCACTCGCGTGAATGTCAGCGGACGCGGCAGCGGTCGCACAGAGCCAGATGCGACCAGCGCACCCCGCCCGTGGGCAGGTGTTATTCTCGCCGTCGCCCTGCTGGTGATGATTGTCGTCGTGGCACTGGCCGGTGCCGCTGCAAGAATGCGCCGGTATGTGGGAACGCCACCGGCCGTCGATTTGGCACACACCATCGACGCCTGCCCGTTGCGTACGGGCGACCTCATCATCACGAGCAATCACAATGGCCGCCAGGGACGCTCGTTGGCCGACTGGTCGGTGCCCATCAAATGGATCACTGGATCGCCGTTCAACCATGTGGCCGTCGTGTATGTGGAACCCGACACGCGGCAGCTGCTGTTTTGGGAGATCAACGGGAGCGGTACGCGTCTCGCCACGGTGCGCGATCTGACGTGCGGCCGCCCGCGACATGATATCTTTGTGCGCTGCGTATCGCCTCCCATCGACGCGGCCGTGTTTGAGCGTGCTATGGCGGCGCAATGGGAGCACGAATTCAACTTTTTCGCTCCGGCCGCCGTCGCTGCGCGCCTTCTCGGCTCTCGGCAACATCATGCCTTTTACGCTCGCTCGCTTATCAATCGTCGCGTCGTGTTTGCGGATAAGAATGACTTTGGTGATGACGTTGTTGATGATAGCGGCCGTGATCTCGACCGCCGTCTCAAGAGTCGGGCCACTCGCGGCCAAAAAGGCCTTGTGCACCGACGCACGTGCGCACACATGATCGCAGAATTGTATCACTTGGTCGGGGTGCTCGATTATGCTCAAGGACGGCGGGGCATCGATCCAGCCGCATTGTGTGCTGGTGATTTCGCCAAGACAGAGCCCGATCCCGACATTCTGCCAATGGCACGAGACTATCGGTTTGGCCCCGTTACCCGCCTCGAATGGTAAAAGGCGCCTACGTATATGCGTACAGCAAAAGACGTCGAGCCCCGAGCGATTGCCGAAAAAAAAACAATAAACATTGCTCCCTCCTGAAAACCAAGGAAGGATAGCCTCCTTTAAAAAAAAAGGCACGGCAACGGCATCCACGGCAACACCTTTTGTCCTATTTGCTCTTTGCGTATTTTCCTCTCTCTCCTTTTGACGCGCTGGGGTCATGTGATGCGGGAAAAATTCTCGCCTCCTTTTGCGTCGCGGCAGGCCGCATGCGACACACAAGGGATCGAAAAAAAAGACGGAAAAAGCAATAGGCAGGAAAAAGGCGCCGTGGGCGATATCCATTGGGCACGGCACTTTTCATGCTCTTACAGTGCTCGGTCGGTCACTTTTTGACGCGCTGCCTTTTGCTTTTTCTTTCCTGCTATTGGCTTGTCCATTCAGACAGCCTTTTTTCCTCTCTCCCCCCTCCTAGAGGCGATTGCGCTCAAGAAAGAAATGACGATCGTCGTCCAATGTATTTTCTTGATTTCCTTTTTGGCAAAAAGGAATCGCGCTCGCGCAGCGCCATGCATCGAATGTACGCCAGAAACGTTGCCGTACCTCTTTTCTTCTTCTTGATTTTGTAACAGTCTCTACACCGAGATGGTTGATTTGTGTCGGTGCGGCGTGTGCGTGCCGTCGGTCGCCGTGCAACATGCAGACGTTGGGGGAAAAGGCGAGGGCAGGCGATCTCTGCTCCTCTTTTATCCAAAAAAAAAGGGCTCGCGCCTGTCAAGAGAGGGGAATAACCGACGCAGGCGTGGGGGCGCGCAGAAAGAAAAAAATCAAAAGGGGCCAAAACAAGGGAGACGAGAAAAAAGAGCGCGCGCATCAAGGACAAACCAATTGCGGTTCTCGAATACGATCGTGCCCGCTGTGGATCGTATCGCGCCGATGGCACTCCTGTCGACTACCGCCGCCACCGCATCGCCACCATCATCCCCATCGCCTTCTCCGCCATTGTCAGCCTTTGGCAGTGAAGCAGGGGCTGACAATGTCGCATACCGCAGACCGACAACACGCCCTAGCGCCAAGCGATCGCACACAGAGGAGTCTGACGGTGGCGATCGTACCAAGCCAAAAGGCGCTGTGCCGTCCAAGAGACGACGATTGTCGCGCCTACTGAGATACCGCAGTGCCAAGCCGTTGGCCGCTGCGTCGCGTTGCACCGATGCGACGGCTGACGCCGTTGCCGAGAGTGGTGGAGCGCCAGATTGGGGCACGCTCCCGGTCGAACTGGTCTCGCTGATACTCAACGGGTGCGACGCCAGAGACAATGCTTTTCTCCACCCGCGCTGGCGCACGATAGCACGCGCTGTGTGTCGCGTGTGGCGCAACGTCGTCGAGAACCCGTCGGCGTCCGATGCCGCACGTATCACGCCCCAATTGGCCGATCCGCACCCGTCTCTACGACACCTCTGGTCGAGGGGCAGGCTGTTGTGTGCGTCGGCGATCGCTGAGCGGCTGCGCTGCGAGGGTGCGCTCACGCCAGAGGCCGTCGTAGCGTGGGCATCCCATCAGGGCCGAACGCCCGCGGGACCCTTTCTGACCGCGGCATCGCTCGTGGCGTCGGCGCGCCCCGACGCCGTCGCCTATGCCTTTTCGAAACATCTATCGCGTGCTGCCATTTCGTCGCTCCGTTCTTGGCTGCGCTGTGCGGCAAACCGCACACGCGACACCGTGTTGCGCCCGCCCACCGCCATGGCGGTGGCGACAGAGGCCGGCCTCTCAGAGGGGTCATCGCCCGATGGCTGGTGGGCAGCGCCCTGTGCCGGCGGCCTGGCAGTGCGGCCGTGGGAAGGCATGCGGCGTGTTGTCGGTGGTTGTGCGCACGCGGCCTTTGCGGGTTTGCTCTTGCGTGTGGCGGCTCGGCATGCCAGCATCGACGCGCTAGACATGCTTTTGACCGTGAGCGATCCACCGTGCGGCGTGGCGGACGCGGCTTTTGAGGCGGCAGCAGCCGGACACGCGGCCTTTGTCGTGCGCATGCTCATGCTCGTGGCGGCCGCTGGCGATCGTGCGCGTGCCGCCGTCGTGTGCTACCAGGCGTGGCTGGGCGCCGCCGCGGGTGGTCACACGCGTGTCATGCATGCGCTGCTCGATGCCGAATCGGGACGCGGCACGCTGGCAACGGCGTTGTGGCGTGGGCGCTGTTTGGCCGACGGTTCGCCGCGCCATCCGCGCACGGCGTCGCATGTTGCGTTGGCCCACGATCGTGCCGGTTACTTTGAGGTGCTCCGCGACCGCGAGTCCACCGCCGACAAGGAACCCCTGTGGTTTGCTAAAACCTACCTCGCTGAGGCGTTGCGCGTGGGTGCCTTGAATGTGGCTCGCTGGCTCACTACCGAGGGGCAAATAAATCCCGTTGGATCTATCTCGACGATGTCATCGACGACAATGACGACAACGCACCAGATGGCGACGGCCCAGGCGGATAACAAGGGCAATGACAACGACAATCACGATGATGTTGTTGATGATGTCGATGTCGATGTAGACGATGATGATGATGTTGTTGATGACAACAGCGACAACAAGGGTAGCAACGACAGCAACAATAGTACGGCCGGCGCCGATTGTCTTTGTGCATTAGGGTCGCGCGCCATCGTCGAGGTGGTGGTCGACGGCCGAGGGTCGCGCGAGTGCGCACGCCGTACAATCTTGTGGATGCGCGACCGTCTGGGCGCTGAACCCAGTGCCGCCGCCTTGGGCGTGCTCGTGCGCAGCGCACACGCCTTTCGTTGGGCTCGCACAGAGAGCGCCGCGGCACGCGGCCGCCTCAGCGCCAGTCGATATGCGCGCCTGCTCGACCTTTTGGTCGACGTCATCAAGGTGTGGCCGCACGCTGCTGCAACAGAGATCGAACGCGACGACGAAGACGAACAGGAGGACATGGCCGCCGACATCGATCCCTACTATATGTGTTTGGCGCGCGACGGCGGCGGACACGCGTATGGAGCATGCGTCGTGAGGTTGCTCGTTGAGCGCGTATCACATGGTCGTATCGCCGGGGACCGGTACGACCGCCGGCACGCTCGCAGGGGCGCCCTATCGGCGCTGGACCGTATCGCGACCATTGTTGTCACAGAACAAAGAGATAACGTCGGGCCACGCGGCATCACCAACTCGTCGTCGTCGCCGTCGCCGAGTACGCACTCTGCAATCGTTGATCCGTGGGCCGTGGCCGCGGCGCGCGTCACAGCCGAGATCGCTGTGGTCGATCGCACGGGCAGATCGCCCATGCGTTCGATCGATGCGCTATTGGGTATGGCGACGATTGCCTGCCGATGCCTACTGTCGGCAACCGTCGAGGCGGCCATATCGAGCGAGGGCACGCAACTGCCGGCGGTGGTCTTTGGGCTCGCGAACCGCATGTCTGAAAAAGGCATCTCTCTGGACGACGATCGCGCGCGTCTGTGGCGACGATGGTGTCGTCTGCCCGCCGAGCGCAACAGTGACGGCAACGAGTTTGACTGCATCGGCGGCTGGGCAGAGCGCATTGCCACGCACACTGTCTTTACATGATCTCCACTTTCCCTTGTCTTTTTTCTTATCTTTTTTTTTGCAATCGCTCTTTTGGGGAGATGTTGGCCTCAACAAAAAAAAAGAGTTCCGCCCTACGGCAGATTGTATTCGAGGCACCACCAAAAGAGAAAGACAAAAAAAGGACGCTCAAAATATACCGCACGACCCTTCTAAAGTTTCTTTTTTTTTGGGGGGTTTACTGGCCACTGCCAATTCCTTGATGACCAAAGAAATCGCCCTCTGTCGCGCGCTTTAGAGGACGCTTCATGGCTCGGTCGTGTGCCTCGTCCCTCTTTCTTTTTCTGAGCACGGTCCCAGACATCCCCCATTTTGGCCGTGGGCGTATTGCACTGTTCCTCTTGTTTTGGAGAGGAACTGTTGGACTAGTTTCGGGCGACGCAATGGCGTGCTCTTTTTGTCGAAAAAAAAAACAAAAGAGAAAAAAGGTTGTCCGATAGTCGACCCGCCTTGGGCAGGCTCTCTCTTTTTTTTTCTCACCGATTGATTCCTTTATGCCTTGGGCAGTGCGCCTGCTCATGGATAATCGGCCAATAGTCGGCCGAGGGCCTTGGTCGACCGGCTGGCTGCGGTTTAGCCGGGATGAACGGGATGAATGTCGAACCGACGAGACAGAATAAAAGAGAAGAAACATTCCTGACAACGACCGGGAGACGTGCGCGAAACAAACTCGATTTGTGGCGCCGGCTTGGGAGCGAGCGGTTATGCCAAACACGAGCGCAAAACACAACCGGCACGCATTCGCGCTCGGGTTCAAATCTCAATGACTGGTTTTATCCGCTTGTTTCCGTTCCATGATTGATTTTATGCATTGTGTTGATGAGCGGATCGATTCCCGTCAGTGCCGGCTAAAGTTGCAGTTGACCAACCGCCACTCGGAAAACAAAAGACCCAGCCGGCCGAATATGACCGAGGCCACAGCCCGCACACTCTCAAAAGTCGTAAAAAATAACTAGAGCATCCCAAAAGCGCCCATGCGCATGCGTCTTTTTTTCGCCGTCTTTGTCTCTGGACAAAAGGACAGCGCGAGATATGTCTACTGTCTGCAGAATATGTGGGCCTGCGGCATATTGCCTCGATCAGCCAGGGGGTTGCTCTCGTGGACATGATTGGGGCGTGCCATCGACTTTTTTTTATGATTTTCTTTTGCCTCTTTTTCAGAGCGCGCAAACTGCGGTACCTGCGAGAGTCGCGCTCGTCATTCGCGCCACTACCAGAGGACACTGCGGGTCCGTCCAAAAGTGCCGCCGGCATGCAAATGAAAATCCATTTTTTATTCGTAGACACAGAGACAACAAAGAGTAATTTTTTAAAGAAAAGAAGAAAAAAGAAAAAGACGATCAATTGTGTTGGGACAGTGCGTCGGTGATGGCGGCGACAAATGCTTGCTGGCGCGCCGCGCAAAACCCATTGTGAGCCGAACGGCCCGAGAGGATGTAGGCGGAAAAGAGGGCAAACTCGGGCGATGTGGTGTCGGCCGGCACATAGGTATAACCGTCAAAGGGACAGTCCGGTGTCGGTTCGTGCTTGCAAATGCGCCAGTTAATGGCCTCAATACAAGCGCCCGTCAAGAGACTGCCGGGACATGCGGCGGGCGAGATCGCAAACGACACGCCAAACAGACGACCGTCGTGCCAGCGCTCGTTGGCATGATCGCCATTAGGCCATCGCCGGTCAAACCAACTGTCGTCGGTCGAACCGTCACTAGCCACCTGGCCGTGACCGTCTCGCCGCATGGCGACCGCTCGCTTTTGTAGCCAAAAACCATCCCGCCGGCAACCTTTTCGTAGGGTAGCCAGTGATCGATGGCAATGTTGGCGCCGTGGCCTTTGTAAAAAAAGCGCCCGTTGGGCAGATCATCGAGATAGATGCCTATGCCCGTGTAGCCGTTGCTGTCGCGCGTGATCGCAATGCCGTCAAGTGTGCCGTCGGTCCATTCGCCTTGGCGCACACTGCCGTCAGGGTGGACGGCCACGCCGTAACCGTGCAAGTTGCGCGTCTTTGCGTCAAACTCGCCGCGCAGAATGGTGCCGTCGTCAAGGCGCCGACGTCCGACCGCAACTTTGATTGCATCTTCGGACCAGTGTTGGACGGTTGAACGGTCGAGGTCGATTTCGCACGCGAGTGCAAAGGCCAGCGGCCCACCGCATCGACGAATGGCCTCGTCTTGAAGGCGCGTCCACGCCTTGCCATAAACACCGACAAGTGTATCTGGCAAGTTGACAATATCATCATTACCATCACCATCGTCGTCACCGTCGCCATCAACGTCCTTTATGCCTGTGGTGTCAACGACATTGGTCGCAAAGACGCTATCCGCCGCGCCAGATTCATGGACAAAGGGACATGCGATGACGCACGGCTCTCGACCTGCAAGCAGGCGAGTGACCAGCGCGACAAAATCCGTCTGTTGCTCGGCCGTGTAACCGCCGGGACGGGCCGAACGACCCGAGAGGATATAGTGTGTCCACAGGGCAAAAGCCGGCGAATCCGTGTCGCTAGGGGCGTAGACATAGTCGTCGTCATAATCGCGATCAGAAGACGGTTGACGCTTTTCGACCGTCCATCGCTGCTCGTCGATGGTGATGTGACCAGTGTCGTTGGCCATGCCATAGGCGATAACGTTAAGCACCCAATCGTCGCTCCGTTCTATGACGACATAGTCGCCGTTGGGCCAATTGATGCGCTTCCGGTCAAAAAATCGCATCTCGACACCCACGGGGTACCGGCTGTCGACCATGCTCAGTGTCTGGCGCACGCCCGACGCCAATTCAATCGAGGCGTTACCATAGTCGTAGTCTCGTTCGTAGCACGTGGCATCGGGCCATTGATCCACATAGCCATGGCGGCCATCGGGATCGGCCCACCAAAAGCGCCCAAAAGGTTTGCCTTCGCCCATATAGTAACCGGTCTCGATGCGCCCGCTGGGCCAAAGTGTGCGCGCCTGTCCGCAGAGCGTGTCGTCTTCCCAAAAGCCCTCGATTGTCGTGCCGTCTGTGCGCTTGACCACTCCGTAACCGCCGAGTTGACAGTCGTGACCATCGTAAACGGTGAATTGCCCATAGCGGATGGTCCCGTCGTCGTCCACGATACGCCCAATTTGGACAGGGTACCCGTCGGGTCCCATGCAAACCGGACTCGATGCGTCCAAGGGCACCTTGCACGCGGCCCAAAACCGATCGGCGCCACCAGCGTCGGCCATGACGGCGGCCTTGTCGCGTCGCCACCAATCTCTGTCGGGTGTTTGGAGTGATGGAGAAAGAACAATGGCACCACGAGGCATGGGTCGATCGCCGACAGGCAAGCGTGTTTTGCATAACGGGGGTGGCAGAGGGGGTCTAGGCGGGTCGCGGCTGCGCCATCTCGACACAATGGCAATAAACCAGGCGATGACGACAAGAACGAGCACGGGGACAAGTAGGGTGGAGTCCATCCTTCTGGTCAAGATTGAAATGTGAGTCGGTGTGCTGGCGCGCACACTCAAAGGCTTCTTTGTCTCTGTGTCGGTGCCGTCGATTTTTTTATTTCCCCCTTTTTTTTCCTTGATGATTGGTTATCCTTTGGCGAGGTCAAATGGCGATTGGGCCGTCTCTTTTTTTGCCTTTCTTTCGTTGGGTGCCCTCGGCGTATCTGCCGCCTTTTTTTTCCCGCAAAGTCTCCTTTTTCCCTTTGCGTGCGGGGTCCAGCGGTGTGCCATTGCCGCCACCGACAAACACAATGCGAAAAGCCCATTCCTTTTTTTTTAAAAAAAAAGGTAAGCCTTTTTGCGCCCTATATGCAGACGTGGCATTATGTCTCTGCGCGCGGGCGAAAAAAAAAGAGGTCCACGCATGTCCGCCTCTGTCGGTGTGGTTGCGGTGCGCTGTGCCGCGAAACCGGCGCATTTCTCAACGCCCTCGGTCGCCATTTTGCACCGCCTTTTTTTGGTGCCAAAGATTTGGCGCGACAAAAGCACCAAAAGGACGGGGACAGGCAGAGGACACGAGTAGACATACTTTGAGAGCATAAAATACACAAAATTTTTGAATTCTTGACCATCGGCATAGCGGAGAGCAGAGAAAAAAACAAAACATTTGAACATTTTTGTTTCTTTTGTGTATTTTGAGTATTCCTACTCGCGCGCCAGAGATTACGCCAAAAAAAAGGCGTGCGTGTTCAGGCCATCATGTAGCCCCGCCGGCGCGGATGATAGAGGATCAAAAGACGACAAATTGTATGCAAAAAAACACGAGAAACAACGACAAAACAGAGGTGGCGAATGTCGATGTTGATGCTGGTGATGGTTACAACGACAACAAGTCATTGCGTAGCCAACGAGGGATCATGAGGGGGGCGGTTGCGCTCTGCGCACAAAGGCCGAGAGGGGACCCGACCTCGGCGGCGGGGCGTTGCGGGCGGCCTTGCGTTGCTCGGTCTTTTGCTGCTTGGCAATGGCCTGCGGCACATAGGTCTTGTCGGTGCATCGACGCTTGACGGTGGCCGCGATACGGGCGCGCTCGGCCTCTTCACTGTCGCCGCTGCGGTCGGGATCGGAGCGCGCCGAGCGCTTGCCCAACCACTCGGTGATGGGCTTTTGGCCCTTTTGTTGGTTGGTGATAAAGACGGCAGCGTCCACAAACAATTGCTCGGGGTTGGTAAAGCACGGCTCCAAGAGGGCGCCAAACGGGTTGGCCAGGCTCTGTAGGTAGTAGAGGCGGTCGATGCGCGCCAGTGTCGGGTTGGCCGCCACATAGGCGGGGTCTTCGGCACGCGCCGACTTTTTCTTGATGCGTTCGTCGACGGTGATGACAAAGTAGACGCGATTGCCCGCCAGCGGCTCTGATCCCGGATTGCGCTGTCGGATCTTGTCGCGCACGACCACGTGCGGCGGCATGCTCTTGCACTTGCTATAGTCGCGCTTGAGTGACTTACTGATCTTGTAGTCGTCGAGACTCACGCGGTCGGCTTTGAGGTCGCACACAAGGCGCAGGACAATGTCCTTGACAGCGTCAATGTCCATACGCTCCATCATCGCGTGCAGACACGCCTTGTAAGTCTTGCGCATGCCCGCCCAATTGTCGCGCCGTTTGACTTCGACACCCTTGGCGTCAATATAGGGCGGCTTGCCTTCGAGCGTCCACATGCGCCCGACGTAGCGCTTTTTGCGAAAGAGCACATACGGCCAGTAGGCCTTTTCCGTGTCGAGCACAATCTGGTCGGGAAACTTGCTCGTGATATAGTCAGACGCAGCGACGCCCAACTGCAGGGCCACTTCGACACCCTCGCGCGTCTCGGGCACGCCGTCAAAGCGGATCATAACCGAGTCAGTGTTGTGCACGACGAGACGACCGATGCCTGCGGCAAAATGATGGTTGGCCGTTTCGAGGTCGTAGACATAGGCATTGACGCCAAAAGACTTGTCATCGAGCGGTATGATCTTCTTGATGGTGTCGGGCGCTTTGCGCTGGGTGCGCTTGGGCGCAGAAGCGTCGCAAAAGTTGACGCGATACGTGTCACGCTCGGGGCCGCCGCATGTGTTGATGCTCACTGAATAGCCGCATGTCGAGAGTAGGTAGTAGATGCCCGCCATACCGATCTTGCCGCGGCCGTCGCAGCGCGATCCACAATCTGTTTTGTTGCCGTCGCCGGCAAAGTAGCCGCGTATAAAGGCGCGCTTGATCTTGGTGTTGGCGTTCAGAATCTCGGTAGGCACGCGCTTGAGGGCATACGCAGGATCGTAAAAGGCCGCGCGATAGTTGGCAACGAGTCCCATCTTGCTGGGGCCATTGGCCACCACATATGCCATCCCATCCTTGTAGGGACCGTTGATGGAAAAGGTGATGCCAGGATAGCGCCCATCGAGGCCATCGAGAGCCATGCGCAAGAGGACCATGTCCTTGTTGGCGATGCGCCAGCAATACTGATCGCGATCGCGGCGCACATATTCGTTGCATGAGCCTTCCGCAAAGAACATGCCCAAGGCCCACGCATGTGCCGTGTCGTCTGTCATGTTTTGTGCCGTCGACGAGGCAAGCAGTTTCGCGTCACCAGTGACAGGATCGGCCGACGCGTTGGTGTGGCGCTGTAGCGACGGCGAGGGGCACTCGTGCGGCGGAAGATCAGTGTGCAAGAGCGCCGAACCGACGGCGACATCGGTGGGCTTGATCTTGCGCGCATGTCGATCGAGCAGACTGTGGTCTTCGGTCACGTCGACGCAACCCGTGTGTGTGAGCACGCGATACATCTTCTTGCCCGCCTTGTGGCGGATCACGCGGTTGACTGCGGTCCACCCGCGTTCAGTCCACACCTCGATTGACCTCGGCGGACAAAAGGCCTCCTTATCGCCTTGGTAGGCGCTCCACATGCGCGCCGCAGCAGAGGCGTCACCACCGGCAAGGCTTTCGTCCACTTGGTCGGCGCGCACATAATCGATGTACTTGTTGTCAAAGCGCAAGAGCAAAGGCGTGTCGGCGCCCACGCTGTCGCCATAGACCACCGTTGCGCCTGTGATAGCGTCTGGCGTGAGCGAAGCCTTGCCGAGCGCATCCAGAAGAGCGTCTCGATTCTTCTCGCGCTCTGAGCGATCATCTTTGGGGGGGCTCGTTGGCTCTGCGAGGGTGACGTCGGTCACGGCGACTGTACCGAGACCTGCCGATGCAAATGCCGCGTCGAGACGCTCTTTGGCACGCCGCCGCTCGGCGGCCACCAACTCGGGATCATCGATCAGACCGCGCACGTAACGGTCCAGATGGGTCTCGACATAGGCCTTGGTCGCATGGATCATGTCGCGTCCAATGCATGTCACGGATTCCGACACTTCGACGCAGGGCATGCGACCGCGCTTGACGGCTCCCAGAAAGCCATAGACTGCATCAACGCACAACGACCGCGTATCTTTCGTTAGACATGCGCAATGTAATAAAATGCAATGTCTGACATGTGTAGGGAGACAGTACCCGAGTTGCCTACGACCAGCGCACGCGAGGGAACAGGTACGCCCTTGTGGTGGACGATGCGGCGCACAATGATAAGGTTTGGTTCGACTGGCACGTTGACGCACCATACTGTGCCATGGTAGGTCATGGTGCTCGTCTCTCTGGCGATGGTAATCTTGGGCTGGGCTTCGCGCGTAAAGTCTGAATAGTTGACCACCCAATTCTGAGCCGTTGCGACGATGAGCGTGCCGTTTTGGTTTGCGCCGTTGACGTCGCCTGCTGCGCAACGGGCGCGAATGAGTGCCGTGTAGCCTGCGTGCAATGCCACGCGAACAATCTCGTCGGCAAAGCGCCGTGAAGAGGTGTAGATGGCGCCACCTCCACGCTGTCCAGACGCGGTGTCTCCGTCGGCCATGCGCAACCCGCGGAGGAGGAGCCGGAGTCGGTCTCGGCCAAGCTGACGCCACACCCAGGACCACATCCACTTGGCACTCTTGAGATCCTCTGCGTCGGGCGCTACTCGATGCTTGCCCGTATTCGCGGCAGCCATCGCGTCGTATCGCTCTGCGAGTCGCGCCCTTTTGGCAGCGCGATGCTTGGAGGTGTATTCCGACATGCACCTTTTGCATTTGCCGTCGTACGACTCCTTGCCGCCGGTACGCTTTGGCGCTCGTCTGGCAAATGAAGCTTCTAGTGGCTGCCACGCGCCTGCCAGTGCACATTGATTGCTGAGACATATGCGCTCATTGACACCGGCAGTGTTGCGATTGCGCTCTGCGATGGCTGCACGCGATCGAGTCTTTGTGCAAATAGCAGACGTGTGCGTGGGCGCAGATGCCTTGAGAGCACCTCGCTTGGGCGTGGGTGTGCGGCGGCGCGCGGGCAAGTCGGAGCCGCAACGCAGTGCTCTTTCCATCGCGCACTCTAAGCCGGCGCCCGAGTATTTATGGCCATACTCTTCAGCAAAGTAGCGCCACCACGACGTCGTGTAGATGTAGTGGCAATGGGGCTTCGTCCATGTAGCATAGCGAGCGCGCTGTTTTGCTTTCGGCGGCTCGGGTGCGATAAAGGCGCCGTCCGCACCGGGACCGCGCGTGCTCTCGGTGAGCATGGGCAATGGCAGGCGCGCAAACAGGGCGGCCACGTAGGCCGAATCGCCTGTCTTGACCGGTGAAAATGCGATGGCTTTGCACGAGACGTCGAGCCAACCGTCACCGAGCCAGTAGCCATAGAGTTCGATGAAAGCGTCCACTTGATCTTCGGTGCGCAATCCTAATGCCTCCACAAAGGGCAAGTCGCCGCTGTCGAGCGCGACACCCTTGGCGCATGTAGCAGCAAATTGGGCCACGGTGGACGGATCGCGAGCCCCTGCCTCAACAATGTCGCTGGCGCTTTGGATGGTGAATGGAGGCGCGGCCTCCTCCTGAGACTCTGTGCCCTTGCGAGGCCATATGCGGTTGCCCCATGTAGGTCCGACGCGCGCGTAAATACGGTGATTGTCGGTGCAGCAAAGCGACACGCCGTTGCCCACCTCGCGTTCGCGTGCGTTGGAATTAGCCTCGAATTGCACCAGGCGATGCGTTCCGGTGTTGCTGATGACGTCGGTCTTGGAAATGTCATGATATTGGAGTTGGCCGTCGACGTAGCAGGCCACCGACAGGCGTGAGTTGTGTTCAAAGTGCTGAACGACGGCGGCATAGTTCATAAAGCCCGACTCGGTGAGAATCTCGTGGTCTTCGGCGGGGAAGCAGTTGGCTGTAATTTTGATGCCCAGCTGGCGATTCTCGTAGACGCCCCACATGGGCGTGCCCTTTTCATAGGCCTTTTGGTCGGCGCGCACTTTTTTGCGCTGGTTCTTGAGTGCGGTGAGGATGCGCGGCACGACACCCTGCACGTGTTGCACAAAGACGTGCGTGCGCGAGGGAGTCGGTCTCACTTCGCGGTAGGCCACCGTGCGTGGCCGACCGGGCGCATCGACTTGCGCGGCAAACTGGCCCGGCACCCAGTCGGGCCGCGAGGCAAATACGCGGTTGAGTGCAGCAGCATCCTGATCGCCGACGGCGCCGTCCGAGCGGCGAATCTCACTGATGGGCTCCTGTACCTCGCGGCAATAGCGTGCCAACATGGCGCGCACCTCGGCCGACACCACGCGCGTCGATGGGCACAGGTTGTTGGCCTCCATGATCGACGGGTACAGCGATTGGTAGTCGAGGGTGACGATAGGCACCACATAGTAACCGGCACGTGGTTGCAGCACCGTGGCGCCGACATATCCATCAGTATCCTCGGCGGCCTTGGGCACGGGGACACCGTTCTTGTCGACGGCCACCTTGCTGGCGGCCTCGGGCACCACGTGACCGTCGGCATTGCCTCCGCCGATCCGCATACTTGCCATGGCAATGACACCTGGAAGCCACTCGTCACCCACACCGCGAGCGCCGACGCCATAAGCGCCACGAAGCCAGGCGCCGCCATCGCCGCCGCGTCCGCTGCCAGTCGTCCCTTCGTCCAGGTTGACCACATAGCCCATGGTGTGGGCCTCGTACACAATCTGACTCCATGTCTTGACCTGCTGGCCGCTGATGAGCATGAGCGGCAGCGGCGTGCGTGTGATTCTGGCCATTTCGACCACACCCGTGAGGGTCATGAGGTGCTCCTCGAGCGCCAGCGGGAGGCGACAATCGCGGGCGCAATATTCGACGACGACGGCGCGCTCGTCAGGGTCGCCCGATGCGTAGCGGCGGAAGATCTCCTCGGGCGGCACGTCGATCTTGCGGAGCGTCTCGTCGCCGGGAAAGATTGAGCGGCACACGTCGTCGAGCGTATAGGATTCCAGGCGTCTTTCGGCCTTGACAATGTGGTACATATCGATGAGGATGCGTCCCGGCATGGGGATGAAATTGAGCGTGTTGGAGCCCTTGGCTGCCGAGTCGAGATCCTTGCGGCGCATGGGCGTGTGCTCGCCGATGAGCACGCCGGCTTCAAAGAGGCGCGACCTTATGCCATAGCCGGCACACACCTCGGCGCGCACGCCCAGCCAGCCAAAATCAAAGGCATCCGTATTGTAGCCCTCAACGACGCTCGGCTGGACGTCGAGCACGATGAGATCGCGCCACCCTTCAATGGCTTCTAGTTCAGTGTCGCACTGCATGACATACACCTGACGGTCCACAAGATCCTCTTCCATGTGGTCAATGGCGCCAGCATGGACTGCGGTTGCACCGTCATCTCCAGGCAGACCGCCATCATGGACAGGAGTCTCATCGATGGTCGGTTTCATGACAAACACGCCCCAACGCGCGTCGTCGACATTGTCGCGTAGACGATCGGCTTGGCGATGGACGCGCACGGCGCCAAAGTGGTGCGATGTTTGCACAACCCGCGGAGGCTGGCCGTCTGAACGGTGTTGGCTGAAATAGGTGTTGATGCAGATGGTGTGATCGCAATCGCGCGGATGGTCGGCACGCGGAAAGGACCCATCATGGCTGTAGCACTCGACGTCCCACGAGGCCTTCCACACGGGCGCCATCGCGTCAATCTCGGGGCGCGGCACAATGTCGCGCGCGTCGACCTCGACCTCGATCTGTGCGTGCGTGTGGTAGAGTCCAGGCACACGCCAACGCTCTACGTCAAACCACGAACAGGGCTGGAGACCACCGAGGCGCTCCAGTGCCTTGTGGACCGGATCGACGCGCCGCTCGTAGACGCGCAGCGCGCGCATGTCCCTGTCGGTGAGCGGACTGCGCGCGCGCAACTTGCCCCCGCGCTGTATGGCGTTGGCAGCCCACTCCATGACGCGCGCCGACCCAAACCCGAGCACGCAATAGTTGTGCGCCTTGGTGCGTGTCGGATCGTTGGGCGCGGGCTCCCAGCCGAGCATGTGATGGAGGCGCTTTTGGCGATACTCGACGCCGCCGCTGGGAATGGCATAGTAGCCTTCAATCGCAGACGCCAGGGCGCTCATGTGCGTCAGACCCCACGTGTTGGGACACAACACATAGATGCAGTAGCGCATGCCCTTGACGTTGACACACACCGTGCGACCGTCGGCGTCGACGCCATTGAGCAACAGCAATGTGTCGGCGGGCGGTGCGCGCTCGCGTCGCTCCCCCTCGTCTTGCCATCCGTCACCATCAGCGTCGTCATGGTCGTCGTCGGCATCGTCTCGGTCCTCGGCGTCCTTGTGAGGGTCGACGTCCATCAGGGTGCCGTCAGGCAGGATCCCGTCAAACCGTCTCGACTCGCGATGATCGTCGTGGTGATAGTGAATCACGGGCTGGGCGGCGTCTTCCAACTCGCGTCGACCGCGTATCGCGCTGGCGTCACGCACCAGCGGGTCGAGCAGTTGCACGCGCAACCGACGCGGCACATGTGTAACGGTCTCACGGATGCCAAACAAGTTGGACATGGCTTTGGCGCGTGCGCCTAGGTTGACCAGCGACTCTGCGTCGGCCATTTCTTCCTGCCTCGTGGCCACTATCGTCGTTGTTGTTGCTGGCATGGTCGTGTTGTTGGTCGCCATATCGTTGTCGTTGTCGTTGTTGTTGCAATGACAGTGATTCTTTTTCTCTCTTTTTGTGGGTCGGTGTGCCTGCCCGTGATGCGCGCGCGACTTGGGCGAGTACAAAAGGGTGGAACGTAAAGGCTCTCGATGGTTATCGTCGTCTTTGGATTTTCGAAAGCGAGGTGCCTCTTGGTAGGCCCTGTGTCCGTGTGGCTTTTTTCAAGTGCAAGGTGTTGTTTTCCGTCTCCTTTGCCGCTGCTGTTGGGCCGAGCGGGCGCGATGTCGATCGTACACTGCAAAAAAAGCGTGGTCTTGTACGAGACCAATGGATAATTTACTCTCCCTCTTTTTATTTCTTGTTCCTTTGAGCGCACGCACACACACGCGTGCAGGCACAACGCTGTACCCCCGGAGCCGCGCAGCCTTTTCCGCTGTCTGTTTGTCGTCTTTTTTTTGACTGACTTTTTCCCACGTATTATCTTGTGACCAATCGCGTATTCGCTCATATTGGACACGCACAGACAGCCGCAGGTTTTGCCCGCCCTCCAAAAAAATGCACCGTCTCTCGTGGTTTCGGCTGGGTCTCTTTGGGCGACATCACCCATTTTGCCGTTCCTGCTTTTTTTTCTTGGTTCCTATGCGCGGTCGGAAAGAAGAAAGACGGTGCGTCGACGCAAGCGACAAGCGCACAAACACGACAAAAGAAAAAAGGCAGTCACAAAAAAAAGACAGATCTTGGGCAAAATGCAAACTGCAGCCTCTGAATCCTCCTGGAGATGCGCCAAAAAAGGTCCGCGCTGTGCTATTTTGTCTCTTTGGATGTGCACAAAAAAAGCGCTGACAACATGTCCCATTTTATGGCGTCTACAATTCTTTAGCATGCAAAAACAACAGGGCGTAGACATTTTTATGACTTTCTTTTGCCTCTCTTGAGAGGTCGGGGGACTGCAGGCCCTCTGTTCTTTGCGTGTGCTCACACGCATCCCACGCGTCGATTCGCATGGCGCTTTTCTTTCCCCCGATTCTTCTTTTTGTTTATCCAAAAAAAAAGAAACAAAAGATGAAAAATGATGAAAATGTTGAGGGGAAAAAAGAGATGTCGTCAATTCGTTTTTTTTCGGTTACATGTTTTTGTTGCTCGTTGGCCCCGTCGTCGCATTTGCGCGTTCTCCTTTCCTTGTCGTCGCATTTGCGCGTTCTCCTCCTCTTTTTTATCGCCCCAGGGGTCTTGCGATCGGTTGACCAGGAGCCAGACATAATCTCCCCCATCGGTCGGTCGGTTTGGCGCAACCGGGCGCGTTCATGAAAATCCCCAATCGACACAAAAAAGGCAAACCCGCCCAGACAATGTAAAAGGGACGCGCGCGAATTGAACTCGGTCCGCTTGGCGCGGTCGACCCGCGATCACGTGAATCCGTGGGGCCGCAGACGTATGAGATTTGCAGTTGCATTTTCCATTCGAATTTGAAAAAAAACACACGGACAATAGGTCCCATCCGACATAAAACCTGCGCTATTTTCATGCTGTTCTTTGAAGACAAGGACACTGTCGAATAGGAATGGTTTGGCCGGCCGCCCCAAAATACGTGAGCGCTGGCTGAGCCACGGTGCCGTACTCGGCCTCTCTCTTCTCTCTCTCCTTGTGTGCATGTATGCGCATTGTGCCTGTGTCTTGCAAAGGATAGTTAAAAAAAAAGAGTTTTTGATCGTTTGACCTTTTTTTATTTTTCTCTTTTTTTTGCTTTTATCGCCATGTCAAGGCGGCGCGCGTGCCTTTTTTTCTTCTTCATCCCACGGCCAGCAGGGTCGTCGTCAATAGGACAAGAAAAGGGCCGAGTTGGTCGAAAAAACACACACCATCTATTTCTTTTTGAGATCCTACTGGAAGAGCGGGTTGGCGACGCCGCTGGCTCCACCGGTCTTGCCAAAGTCCACCACGTTGGCGGCGCCCTGCGGGTTGAGGAGGCCCTGGAGGACGGCGTTGGCGTGCTGGGCCTTGAACGCCGCGTTGAGGTCGGTGTTGGCAAAGAGGGCCGCCTGCTCGGGCGTCATGTCCGATTGCCACTGCGAGGGCGCGCCCACGCTGAAACCGCGACCCTGGCCGCCGGGCACCATGAAGAACGGGTTGGTGCCCTCGGTGCCCATCGGGTCCTGCAGCCACTGGACATAGTCGGCAGCCAGCGCATCGGGCGAGAACACATTCTGCAGTTCCGGCGGCAGGGTCTGGTTGAGCAGGGCGTTACGCTCGGCGAGTTGCTCGTTGAGGCTCTGGTTGGCCGTGGCGCGCGCGCCGCCACGCTGGTAGACCTGACGGTTGGCGTTGACGACGTAGTTGCTCGTGGGGCCGCAGCTAAAGGTGGGCGCGGCCTCGACGCCGGCGTCATTGAGACCAGTGCCGACGTGCTTGCGCGTGCGCGGGTACAGACGAAGGCCAAAGAAGCCGTTGCCGTTGGCGCGCGCCGTCTGGTTCACGCCCGGTCCGGACCCGACGATTCCGGCGCACTGGCCGTTGGGGTTGGTCGGGTCGGCGAGCGGGTTGCCGTTGGCGTCGCGCAGCGGGAACGCGGTGAGACCGCGGCGCTGGCCGGGCAGCCTGTAGTTGTCGCGCCAGCCAAAGCCGCGCGCGCTTCCGGTCTGCGCAAACTGGTTGGCGATGGCCTGGTTGACGGCCTGCAGATCGGTCTCGCCGTTGGGACCCACGATCTTGTTGGCGTGCCTGAGCGCCAGGTTGGCCGCACCGTAGGCGCCCTTGGCCTGGTCAGCCGGGTCGACACCATAGATGCTGTACCAGTTGGCCACGTCGCGACGGAACTGCGGGTTGGCCGCGAGGCTCTCGATGGTGTTGCCGGGCGCGAGGGCAAACCGCACGTTGTCGTTTGCGTCGAGTTTGGCCAGTACGTTGATTCCGTTGTTCCTAAACACCTGGGCGAGACCGTAGAGGGCGCCCTGACCGATGGCATTTTCGACGGCCTCGCGCGAGGCCTGCGTGTTGCCCTTTGCAGTCTCGTTGATCATGTTGAGCCAGCCCTTGCTGCCCACCTTGAGGTAGCCGGACCGCTGGTTGAGCGGACTCTTGATGCGCACCTGGCCTGCGGGCACGCCCACCTGGAGGGCCTCCAGCTGACGGAAGGAACCGGGGGCGACGATGCCGATGCCGGCGTTGACCTGCGAGGCCGGCACGTAAAGTGCGGCCCGGTCGTCCTGATAGTATTGCGTGAGGTCGGGCAGGTAGGACTCAACGCGGCGCTCGGGTCCAATCGGGCCGGCGAGACCCGTGGAGAGGATGATGCCCTGGGCCGCGCCGTCCGCCACGGCGTTGGCGTCGTTCTGGCTGACGGCGTTGAGCGCGTCGGCCACCTGCTGGGTGATGGCGATCTGCTGCTTGGTGTTGAAAAAGCCGCGATTAGCGTTGGCCGCCGTGCCGTAACCGAGCAGGAGGCCTTCCTGCTCGGGCGCTGCGGCGCCCTGCACGGCGGGCAGACCGAGGGTGGCCTCTTGGATGGGGCGCAGGCTGGCGCCCTGCGGGAGGCTGCGCCTGCTGGTCCTCCTGTAGCTTGCGTTTCCGACGGTCGACGACATGACTGGCTGTGCTTATCTATCGGGCACACGGGATTGTGGCTTGGTGCGACGAGGCGGGTGGGGTGGGACTGTCGGGTGGCGCCTGTGGTTGTCATTGTGCGTGCGCGCATGTGCGCGCGCGTGTGTGTGCATGTGCGTGTGAGCAAGACGGCACATGCCAACGAAAAAAAAAGCAACAAAAGGAAATGGGCAAAAAAAGAGGGAGAAGAGGAGGCGCGTACTGGGCGTGCAGAGAAGGAGGCTCTTTTCTTTTGGCTCTGGTGGCAGACGGTGGTGCTGGTGGTGCGCGCGCGTCTGTGTCCTACTCTTTCTCCCTGGCGGTCTCGACTTTTTCTTCTTGGACCCAACAGCGAGTGTGACGCGAGCGCAGCGGCGAGGAGGCAAGCGTGTGACGCTGGTGCGATCGTCTTTTCCCCCTTGGCGCGCCGCTCTCGTGATCACAGGACGCCGTGCCGCCCGGCAGACAGCGCCGCGCACGAGTGCGACCACGCGCGTGATTCTCTCTCTCTCACTTTTCCATCTTTTTCTTCTTCCCCTCTTGCCATTTTTTCACGGTCAAGTTTCCCAGCCCCCCCTTTTTTTCGCCCTTGCGCGCGCATAGAGGGCCATGCGACATTGGCCCCTCGGTGGCGGTGTCTTCTTTTTTTTCCCGCCCTTCTCTTTGTCTTCTCTTTCATTGTCTTTTCCCTTGACCATGTGCCAGCGCGGCGACGCCGCCGGCCGCAAGCGCACGCACAGCCAACAAAAAAAAGACAGAGAGAAAAAAAAAAGACGCGCGGTCGGGCATGCCGGCCATGCGACAGATACCCGCAGACATCAAAATACGCAGACAGACATACGGACACACACATGCCAATAATGCATATTCAAACAGGCGTATTGTTGGGAGCGGTGCGCGTACGTCCCTGTGTAGGCACATCCTTTTCTTCTTTTTTTTTTCTAAAAAAGAAAACCATCAACCAAAGAGAAAGAAAAAGAGGAAGAGAGAGAGAGAGAGAGAGAGAGAGAGAGAGAGAGAGAGATAAAAGTCTCCTCCGTTGCATTGCATGGTCAAGATGCATAGGCGGCGAGAAAGCGCCTCCACGTGTCTGAAAGCGGGTAGCCATATTGCGCGGCGAGGTCGGCCTCGGCAGCGAGCACCGTCGCCATCGACGCCACGTCGCCGCGGCCTCGTTCGGTCTCAATCGCCAGGTAGACGCCGTTGAGGGGCGCCATCAAGGCCTCTCGATAGTCGTCCATGGTTTGCACGGGTCTGCCGTTGACGCGCGCAATAAGACTGCCCTCGCGGATGTTGACGCCCTCATCGTCGGCCGGTCCTGCATTGAGCGGGCCACCGATGAGGGCGCGCAAAACGACGAGCCGCGGCTCCTCGCGTGCGGTGGGCGATAGGCGGGCGCGCAACCACGGGAACGCATCGACGACATCGGCCGTAAGCGGCCCGACGACGATCCCACCAAAGGCTTCATAATCATCGGGCTCAAAGGGCCGATAGGGCCGATGGAAGCCGTCGACGGCCGTCGCCTCGGTGAGGTTGACCTGACCGGCGACTGTACGCCTCGGGCCGGCCCGGTAGATCCGCACACCGACGGGCATGCCCCACGGCACAAGCAGGAGCGCCCGTTCGACGTTCACACGGTCGTCGGCCCACGGGAGCACGACCGAACCGTCGTTACCTACGTCGACAGCCACGGGCACCGCGCGCTGCGCCAGGGCCTGAAGAATGGCGTCGGGTGAGGGCGGGTTGGCGCCTGCACCGCCTCTGGTGGCCACATCAATGAGCGGACGATATTGGCCTGGAGGCACCATGGGCAGCACGAGACCACACAGGATGTCTCCCGGCTCTGCTTCAAATGGCGGATGCGCCAGGCTCGACCTCTGCGAGACCCATTGAATGACGGCGCCCGAGGGGCAGTCACAACCGCCCGAGCGCGCCGGCGCAACGACACTATTAGCCGCCGCGCCGACACGTACGGCGGCGCCCGAAGGGCCAAAGTCGATGCCTGTGTAGCGTGGCCCGCCACCACCCCAGGGATCGGGCGGCGTCGGCAGACGCGACCTCGACTCTGACGCCGTCCGCGAACTGTTGTCGGGGCAGCGCGCGCCAATCACCACGAGACGATCGTTGTTGGCGGAATAAAGCGCACAGCCCAGACCGCCTCGTCTGAGCACGCGCGCTGGCGGAGGCAGTCCACCATAGGGCGCCCAATCGGCCGGCATCGTGGCCGGCAGCGGACGCAGGGCAAAGAGCGCCGCCAGCAAGAGGGACACGGGCTGTGCAAAAGAGACAGCGTTGGCCTCGGGAATGCCCTGTGTGACCCACCCGACGACGCGTCCGTCCTTGACTACGGGGCCACCCGAATCGCCGAGATTGATCGACCCGTCCAACTGCAAGAGATCGCCCTCGCGTCCGTTGACCTCTGAAGCAGAGTGCTTGAGGCGCTCCTGCCCCAAAGGGTAACCGTAGACGTGCACCTCATCGCCCGTGACGACGTCGGCGCGATCGTCGCCCAACGACCATGCGACGAGTGCTCGCGGGTCCATGCCGGGCGTCGGCAAGAGTTCGACAATGGCCGCGTCGATCTCGGGCACGACTGCAGCCACGCGAGCGCGCCACATGCCGTCGCCCGTGGAAGACGTCTGCACGCCCATGCCGTCGCGCGCCTTGACGCCCTCGACACAGTGATTGCATGTGACCACGAACCGCGGGGGTTGATCGGGTCCGTCGTCGCGCTCCCACGGCAATCGGACGACCCAACCGGAACCGGCAATGCGTTCGACGCCGGCGGGATGCCATGGTTCCGACGGATTGTGACCCATGATGACGGCCTTGATACGCGCCACTGTACCCTCTGGCTCTCGCCGCAAACGCCTGCGACGGGGCATCACATCAGCAGCGGTGTCGTGCCGCACAGGGACGTAATCATCATTGACACCGTTGGCATCATTATCGTGGATGAAGGCGGCTTCATGATCTTTATACGTGTCACCATCATAGTCGACGCCATCGTCGGCGATGCCGTTGTAGGCGATGCCGTTGTAGGCGATGCCGTTGTGGTTGCCTCGTCCCATGAAGATGCTATGGCGTCCCTTTTTTTGTCAGAGTTTTTTTTCTGAAAAAAAAATCTCTTTCCTCGCGGCGCCGACCTTTTTCTTTTCTGTGGCGGCTCTCAGTTGGCTTCTCTCTTTTCCTTTATCTGGCGTGCTCTGGCGGGCGCGGCGTGCGGACGACCGAGTCCGTGCGCACATGGACGCTGAAAAGGAGCCGGATGGAGGTCTCGCGCCGCGCGCGTGAAACAAAAGGAAAAGGCGTACAAACAAAGCCAAGAAAAGAAGAGATCGTCGCCAAACCATGCACATCACATCCGACACATGCGCAAGGTAAAACACTGCCCCACCCAAAAAAAAAAGAGAGCAGGCCAGTGGCGCTTGGTCTGTGGCAATCTTTCCGCACGTAATAAAAAGAAGAAGAAGAAGAAGAAAAAGGGGCCCTCGTCCCGCGATGCAGGTTTGCCCATCGGATGACGGGACAGAAACCTCAACGCGACACATACCCCGCTTTTGATCTCTATCTCTCTCTCTCTCTTTTATTGGTTTGACAAGACCAAGGGACGCCATTTACGCACAAGGCGCAAAGAAAAAAAAAGGCGGTTGGCCTCTCTTTGGGGCGTCTACCGTTTTTTTTCTTACAAAATGAATGCGTATCCTATATGGCGTCGGTCCTTTTTTTTCCCTCTGAATACACACGCAGAAAAGATGACTGCGCGTCGGCGACATTGCCGACGATGGGTCGCGTGGGTCTTTTCCTATTGTCGCCATGGGCACGCTAGCGCGCAAAGTGGAACAGAAAAGAAACATTTGGATTTTGGGCGCAGACGACAGGGGAAAAAAGATAGAGAGGGCGCATCGCAGACCCGAGGCGGACGTGCGCGCGCGCGCACGACCACCCAGTGGCAAGTGCCGTGTCGAGACGGCGCGCGGCTCATTCCGGCGCAGCCACGAAGGAAACAGGGTCGGCCCTTCCTCTCGCGCGTGCGTCTCTATCTCGACGCCTTTTTTCACCCCTATCCTAATCGGCGCGCGTTGAGAACGTGTTGCGCCCCCGTGGACTGATCGTCTCGCCACCAAAGAACAACCAGACAAAAGAAAAAGGCGTGAAAACCAAAAGTTCGGGAACCTCGATCGCGCGTGCAAAAAAAAAAGAGAACCCGCCGACAGTGACAGACATCCGCCGTCGTCATGAATGTCCGTGCTGCCGAGGCAGCGCGCCGGGTGCGAGAGGCGCAACAGGCGCAACAGGCACAGCAAGGAGCCGCTCGCGGCCCTCCGACGCCCGTCGTGGGTGCGCGCGGAGGTCGTGCGGCTCCGGCAACTGGTACTCGATCCGTGAGCACGGCGCCCATCCGCGCTCCGCGCACGTCCACAACGGGCGCGTTGCCGCGGCTGGCACCGAGGCCACCGGGTATCGGTCAAGTCCCCGTGGCCGCGCAGCCGCCTACCGCATTCGGCCCGCGTTTCGGAGGACCCGCTGCGACGACGACCGGTGTGCTACAATTGACGCCTGAAGAGGAGGCGGCATCTCTTGCCGACATCATGGCCACGATCAGCGAGTTTAACATCCCGCCCGAGTCTTATGAAGAGTATGAGCGCATTGAACGTGAGGTGCGCCTGGCGTCGACCACGCCCGGTCCGGTCAGCGCGCAGCAGATGATCGACTTTTTCCGAAATGCCGGACAGGACCCCAACGCGCCGCCCGACGTCCAAGTCGAGTACCCCGACGGCCAGATGGGTCCGGCGCGATACAGTATCTGTGCCGCGGCCATCGACGAACAATGGGGCGGCTTCACCAGGCGACTATTTGAACGCATGGAACAGGAACGGGTCCGCGGTCCGGGCACTGCGGCCAGACGGTTGGGCGAGGGCCTGCGCAGTCTCGCACTCACCAGCCAATACGAGCACGAGCATTACACGCTGGGCGTCAACATTGCTGGCGCCCCGCCCGCCATCGCCAACGCCGTGTTTCTGCCCGTGGGACCGCAGGCCCCCACGGCCGCGCCCTTTTACGCACCCACACCGGCGGCGGCGCGCGGTTTGGAGAGTGCCGCCATCCAAGCGTCCAACCCTGTCATGGACGCACTCGGGGCCGTCGCCGACGAGATTGTGAGCACAGGGGGAGGAGGAGGTCTCATGAGCATGGACGAACTGGAGCGCGAGATGCTGTCGCCCGAGCCTTCAGACGATCCGATCATCCGCGAGGGCCAGCAGAGGGTCAATGAGGCGATTGCGACTGCGGCGCGCGAGGTGGCGGCTCCGCTCGCCAGTGCCATCGCACAACAGACTCGGATGGAGTCGATGATGGGCCAATTCCCGGCGGGAGCCGCGCCGGCGGCGGCAGCTGCGGTGGCCCAACAGCCGCCGCTCGTGCAGGCCGTGACGCCTCAACAGGCCGATGCACTCGTCACGGCCAACATAGAGGCCCAACAGCAAGAGGAGGCATCCAGACGCGCCACGCCCGTGCCCTCGCCCGTGCCCTCACCGGTGGCAGCAGGACCAGTGCCTGCACCTCTCGGGGCGGGTGTGCCGTCGCCTGCGCAAGTCACTGCGGCGCTGCAGCGTGCCGTAGCACAGGGAGCCGCCGCGCGCCCGCGAGAGCGTCGCCAGGTGCGTCCTGTCTCCCAGCCCGTCGGCAGGCCAGGCCGACCTGGTGCACGGACGGTACCGACGTCGCCCCAGACAGGTGCGCCCGCCGCACCCGCCGGCTATCCGTCGGCGCCGACGACCCCGTTGTATGCGCTCGCCAACGTGGTCCGCACCACGGGCGAGGCGCCCGATACACAGGCTCTGGGCGTGGCATCGCCTCCCGTGGTGCCGGCGACGACTGAGGGCGTGCTCCAACTCGTCGAGGCCGACACCAGGCGCATCGTGCGCGATCGCGTCGCCAGACGGCAAGGCGCCATCGCTGCCGCCGCCTCCACGCTTACCGGCATCCGACAGCAGCTGCAAAGCGAGGCACAACAGGCGCCGGAATTGGCGCAGGTGACGCGCACATCGGTGGCGAATGTGCTAAACGAGCAGGTGCCCTCTGAGGTCGCCCAAGAGGTGAGCACGTATCTCGAACAGCCGGGCGAGGTCAACCCCGACGCAGTGCGCAACGTCGCCGAGCGCTTGCTTGAGGTCCAGACCGCGGCCGCGGCGGCAGCGCCCCCACGGGCCGAAGCGCCGGAACAGCGCGCTGTCGCACGCGCCCGAGAGCGCCTCGTCAAGAACATCAACGACGCTGCGGCTACGGTCGACGAGTACAACCAACAGATTGCTCAGGACATTCAGGATCCTTTGTTTGACGAGGTGCGGCGCATCTTGGGTGAGGCCGACGCGGCCGGTGTACCCGTGAGCGACGACTTGGTAAACATTTTCTACGACCGAGCGTATGGCCTCGCCGTTGTAGCCGTCAATAGCGTATCGAGCGCGCTCAACCAAATCGCTGACGAAGAGGCTCGCGTACCGGGCAGGCGCGGCGCTGCGACTGTCACGCCTGGCACTCAATGAGCGCCCGCCTGCTTTTGGCCATTTTTTTGTCAGCCTCGCAACACACAACAAAAAGACTTCTTTTGTTTGTCCTTTTTCCTTTTTCCCTCTTTTTTTTTCTTCCATATGGTCTCTCGCAACCAAAAACAGCACAACCCGAGACAAGCGAAAGAGACGGGGCGAAAGCGCGGGAATAGGCGCGGCCTACAAGGCCAGCACATAATGTGACAGAGCGCCACGACTTGTGGTCTGCAAGAAAAAAAAAGAAACACAAACAAACCAACTACAAAAACACTGACATTTTTTTGGAGCCGTCATTGGCCTTGTGTTTTTTTTCAGCCCCTTTCAAAAGGGATCCAAAAAAAAACGAAAAGGGACGGGCAACCTTATTTTCGAGTGTGTTCCGTGGGGCGGGCGAAATGGGTCCCAGGCATCTGATTACTGACCGGCCCAAAAAGATGGATGATACTTTTTCGGACAATGGCCTCTCGATCCATTTCGTCCATCGACACAGCAGGCAAGGATACTCTCCCAAAGTGTGTCCGACCTCTATTGCGAAAAGCCAAAAAAAAAGATCGTCTCGACCAACCTCTAGCACGTATTTTAAGGTGCAATGGGGAGGCGAAAAAAAGGCAGCATCACAGAGACATACGACGAGAGGAGATTTTGTGGCGTCGAGAAAACCAGAAGCCCTTTATTGTTGCCACAAGCGCATAGGGCACGCGCGCGTCGGCCACTGGAACAATTCGCAGGCGTACAACACGAGCAAAGAAATTAATAGGAAAAAAGAGAAAAAGGACATACGAGAGACTCGGGGATGTGCTTTCCCAAGAAAAAGAGAGAGAGAGAGAGAGAGAAAGAGAGAAAGAGACTAGAGTGCGCTGTGATAAGGGCCAGCAGCGGGCCAGCGGTTGTGCCGGCGGTCGGCAGTGTCGGTGCCGGGTTGGGGCCGCAGCGTGCGTGGCCATTGGGTCACGTGGCCAGCAGCCATGTCCCAAGGTTGGGATGCGGCATGAAATGCGTCACGCGCCGGATCCGCGTAAAAGGCATAGGGCGAAGCCCAACGCAGACGTGTAGGTTGGCGCGGTGGTTGTTGCGGTTGCTGACGCTCCATTTTGCCTTTATGTCTCTACACAAACACGCACACAAAAGGCGAGCGCGTTGCCTGTTCCTTTTTCCCTTCTTTATTTTTTTTTTGGGGGCGCCTAGCAAAAACCAGACACCGGGATTGTCCGCGTCATTCCTCGCAAGCGACGTCACCGCATACACACGCTTGCCGTCGCACCGAGGCGCGACTTTGTGCTTTTGCCTCTGGACGCCAGGCAAAACAAAACTTGGGAAAAAAAAGAAAAAAAGAGTTATCTTTGCAGTCTGCCACCCGCGCTCTGAGGGATCGCGCCAAGAGGGAGCCGGTTGTCGGCAGCATTCTAGGATTGGGAAAAAGGGCAAAACTTTGCTGCGGAGTGGCTTTTTTGGATGTCCGTCTCACGTCTCCTTTTTTTGCGGTGTCTTTTTTCGCCAATCAGTCGTCTCTCTTTTGTGTTGAGTATCCCCCCGAAACAACTCCTCCTTTTTTTGGCATTATCGCCATGGCGTGATGGACCGGCCCAAGAATTGCAAGGGCGGCAGTTGTCTTTTTGGGTGTCGTATCTTTTTTTTTGGGCGTTGCCTCCTTTTTCCTTTGTCGTGAGGAAAAACTCGCAAAAGGCAGGCAGCCGAATGCTGCCACCATGCCGACAATTATACCAGGAGAAAAAGAAAAGGGGAAAATACTGTGCAAGGCTGCGTCGCATTCTCGCAAGGGAGTTATCCACTTTTTCTTGACTTTTTCATTTTCATTTTTTTTTTCATTGTCGTCTCAAAATGCGAGCGCGTTAATGTCTGTGATTGCCGACGAGAAACATGGCTTTGTGGCATCGACTGAGATATAGTCGAGCGCGATTGTGAGTGCCGTCACTCTGCACTGGCTCTGTGGGACGATGGACCTTTTTTTTGTTTGGAAAAAAAAGCACTCTGCAGCAGGGGGCACGTTGAGCCTATCTTGTGGCATCGACCTGTTTTTTTCTCTTGGCTGCCTCGACTGGATCACTCTATGGCGGCAGTTCCTCTCGGTCAAATTACACCGCAGTGGCGGGCTCCTTCATTAAACGAGCCATCCCGTGGTGACGGCCTCATTCGTCAGCCGACCCGGCCCGCGGCGACGGCCTCATTCCTCAGCCGAGCCATCCCGTGGCGACGGCCTCATTCCTCAGCCGAGCCACCCCGTGGCGACGGCGGCCACGCCGTCGGGTTGGAGCGCGGGGCATACTGCATGAATGCGTTGCATGGCGTCGAGTTGTTGGTCTTCGAGCATCAGTACGAGTTCGTCGAGGTCGACGGCAACGATCCGTTCTGCCTCGGCGGCCGGCAGGAGTGTACGGGCCACGCGTGCGTATTCGAGCGCCGAGTTGGCGTGCAAGAGCGCAACAACGGGATTCTGGTCTTGCGCGGCAACGACGCTTTTTTGCGACGCGTGTCGCACGAGGCTACGAAAACGGTCGACCAGCGCGGGCGGATAGCGATTGCGCGCGTCGCGACGTTCGAGCGCACGTCCAATGAGCGCCAGCGTCGTCACCAAGAGAACGATGCCCGCCGCACAGGCCAATGCAATTTTGAAGCGTGTAGCGTCTTTGCTTGTTGTTGTCGTCGTTGTCGTCAGAGTGGGCGCGGACGCTGTATGCGGTTCACATCGCTTGCCTATGGCGGCGCCGGTGGGAGCAGCGCGTCGCCCCAACGCATTCATGAACAAAAGAGGCAGCAGGCCGCCGGTCGACCGCGTCGAGTCAGGGAATGAAAAAAAAAGGGAAAAAAGAGAGTTGGTTACAGCAGAGGCGACAGCAAAAGATGTGGACGTCTAGTTTCGCAAATGCGCTGTCTGCTCTGGCACACGCGCGGTGCAGAGATGGGTTTCCCCTCCAGGCGCTTCCTAGGGTTCGTCACGCGAGCAGGTGCTCTGGCGCAGCGGGTGTGCCCATTCCTTGGATCGCGCGCCATACCTACACACATGCGGCAGTGTATGGGCCATGGCGCAAGAAAAAAGAGATGCATTGGCATCACGACACGCACACCGCGGACACGCGAGCAAGTGGGCAAAGCGAGCAAAGAATGAGGATTTTTCTTTCTATGTCGCGCAAGTCGACGGCATGAAAAAAAACCAGAGGCGACGCCAGCGTCCAAAATCGTGCCGAAAAAAAGAAACTTTTTTTTAAAAAAAACCTGCAAAAGGACGCCAAGAGGGAATGGGCGCCGCCGACGCGGCCTGGCGCTTTGCGTCTCTTTCTTTTTTTTTTCTTGTTTGTCCTGTGATGTGCGTAGGAGACTTTCATCAATGAAAAAAAATGCATTCCCTCATCTCTTTTTTTTTCACCTTTCCTTTTTGCTCTCGGGGGCGAGACCTTGTCGCGTGCTGTGTGCTGGGAAAGGGGCGCATGTGCGACCGGGGCATTTATTGCGTGCGCCGTACCAGTGAAAATCTACGACAGAAAATAGAGCCGGATCGTCAGGCATATCTAACCTAAACTTTTTGTATTGGTTGGGCCATCTTATAACGGGACCGGGCGCGGAGCGCGCCGCTCTTTGCGGCCGCAACAAGACGCCGCCTTTTTTCCCTCGTCATGTCTTGTGTGCTGTTGTCCTATTATCTTTTCCTTCTTCTTTCTGTTTGTCTGTCTCTCTGTCTCTCTTTTTCCCTTTCCGTTACAAAAGCGGCCTTTTGGTGCTACGCCTTTTGTCTTGCTCTTTCTCGCGCGTGCGCGCGTCTGTGCGCGAATACAAGGCGTACGCGCCAACGGAAACCACACAAAAAAAGAGAGAGCACGCACACGACACACAAAAGGGGACGCTGCACTTGCGTATCCGTCTCTCGCTGCGTGCATCGTGAACCGTTCTTGTCCCCTTGCCAGAGAGAGAAGAAAAAAACCAAGACAGACAGTGAGCGCCCTACCATGCATGGCAACTCGACCAAGAGGCCAGCGTCTGGCGCACACGAGGCCGAGCGTCCGACCTGTCGACGTCGCGTGCAGTTTATTATAGAAGACGAAATCGGCACGTCGGCACCTGCTGGCCGTAGCGAACCGAGACAGCAGCGCGCCCCGCCTGCTCTCTCGACAGGTCCCGTGCAGACGCGTATCGTCCTGCGCCAGGCCACGCCGCCGATCCTGCAATCAAATACCACAACACATGCGGTGGCGTCGACGACGACGACGACAAAAATGCCGACAGCCGCGCGGGTCGGTGTGGCGATTGCGCCGATTAGGTCCAGTGGTGGCGCCAAAGCGCCGGCATCGCCATCGACTCGCCTTCCTGATCCCACCGCACCGACGCCCATGCCGTTGCTTCCCGAACCAAAGCCGGCGGCGCGCACCGCCATACTCGGCGCCCATTACACAGTCTCCAAGGCCGGTCTGGCAGATTCGAATTTCGAGGCGCACCGGAGGTGGCTCACCATTGAGCCGCCACCCAATCAGTACCGCGCGGCCCCCAGTCGCGGCGGTCGCGGCAGAGGCAACACGAGAGGCCGTCGTGCTGCGACCACCACCGCCACCGCGGGGCTCTCGACACGATACGTCGATGCCGACACGGGCACAGAAACGGTGCGACTCTATCGCGAGGACGAGAACACCTTTACCGTCCCGCGTTATTATGGTCTGGCGCGTTGGGGTATGCCGCCGCCCGAATGCGATCGACGCGCCCGCGGCACCCCGACGCACGTGCCTTTTCTCGGTACGCTCACGCCCGAACAGACCGAGGTGTGTCGGCGCGTGCTCGTTCAGTTTGGCATCGATCCAGTGGCGGCGGCCGCACGCCTCTCTCAATCGCCTCGGACCTCTGCGGCGACGGCGGCGACAGCGGCGTCTGAACCGCCACGCCCATCGCTCGCCGTCGCATTGGCCTCCAAAGCGTCGGCACGTCGCCAGACGACAGCAAAATGCGCCTACCCTGCCGTCACCGCCAGAGCCACAGACGCATCTCCCTCACTGGCGATATCGACTTTAGAAAGCGATGCCGCCGCCGCCGCCAAACACGCGCGGATGACGCGCACGCCCGGGGCATCGATCAAGTGCCCATGCGGATTCGGCAAGACCGTGTGTGGCATCTATCTCATGTGCATGACCGGACGCAAGGCCATCTTTACCGTCGCACAAGAGGACCACATGGACAAGACCGAAGAGGAGATTCGACGCTTTGCGCCGACCGCGCGTGTTGGCCGCATTCATCGCGATCGCGCCGACGTCGGTGACGGCTACGACATTGTACTGGCCATGGTGCAGACACTGCTGGCGCGTCGCTACGAGCCTGAAATGTTTGATTCATTTGGCCTCTGGGTGGCCGACGAGATGCACCACATGGCGGCGCCGGCCTTTTCGCAGGTGGGTTCAGCGCTGCGGTGCTACTACACGCTGGGTCTGTCGGCGACGCCGCGGCGAAAAGACGGCCTCACGCCCGCGCTCTTTTGGACCTTTGGCCCCATGGTAGCCAACGTGCGTCGCGTCTGGGACGGCGTCGTGTGCCGCATGGTGCGCTACGGCAAGGGCGACCAAGAGGAGATATCCATGCGCAACGGCAAGCCCAACATACCGCTCATGATCAATCGTCTGGCCACCGACCCCGTGCGCAACTATTACGCGGCACGCGCCGTCGTCGATTGCATCGTCAATCCACAGCCCCTGCCCGCGCGTCGCAAGGTTATTGTACTCAGCGATCGCCGTGAACAACTTGCCCTGCTCCGCGAATTGATCCTCGAAGCAATGGTGCGCCACCTCACAGGCGAGGATGTCGTCGTGGCGGGTGCGCCCCTCGACGCGTCGTCTGCATCACCTGGAGCCTCGGCGCCTTTACCCACGACCAGTGGCAATGAATCGACGCGCATTGCACGCGATCTCTTGATGATCGACGAGGAGAGCGAGGTCAATCGCACGCTCATCGTCTCGCTGTTGCCGGCACGCCGAGTACCTCACCCAACCGAGACAGCACAGGCGCCGTCAGTCAGGCATCCGTCGATGGCACTGCCCAAGGGATGGGCTCCGCGTTCGGCCACGGCGCTCGTCGAGCCACCCCGCGATCCTAGCGCACTGCCCGGACGCGACGACACGCCAGATATTGACTCTTTGGGCGCCGCGAACAAGTCCAATGGCGACGATGACGAACGCGGCGAGGTGCTCTTTAGCATCGGGTTTTTCGTGGGCAGCATGAAGCGCCACGAACGCGAGCAGGGCAAGCGCTGCGACGTTATCCTGGCCACCTACGCCGAGGCCGGCGAGGGCATGGACATCCCACAGTTGGACACGGTGGTCATGGTCTCGCCCCGGAGCGACGTCGAACAGGCTACCGGACGCGCGCTTCGCACCCACCCGGCCAAAAACGAACCGCTGTTTATCTATTTCGTCGATGACTTTAGTCTGTTTCGCAACCAGGGCTGGAGCGTGCATCGCTATTTGAGCGGCGAGGGCTACCAAGTGCGCTGGGAGACGCTGGCCTAGGGACCTGTTTGGCGTCGGCCGGTCGTGTGTCGGTTTGTGCCCGCGTGTGCCATGTCGCTCGGCCAACACCATGCATCGCCCACATCCCACACAATCCATTTTTTTCCTTTTTTTTTTCTTACCAAAAAAAAGATTTCATGACAATGTGCCCATCATTCTTCTTTCATGTCGGACCCTGAGCAGCCTTTTTTTGTGCCTTTTGTTCCCGGTTTTCCCTGTGTGCGCGCGTACAAGCCGATGCAGCGCCATTGTCCATTGTCTGCTTTCGTCCCCCCAACCAAAAGGGGGAAAAAAAGAGACACCAAAACAGAAAATGTGGCTGTTCTTTGTCTGTTTGTGGTGAAAAAAGAAAGGTCGCCTACAAAAAGAGGCGAGAACAATTTGCGTATCCCATTTCTCCTCTCTCCAAAGTTGTTGTCTTTTGGCCCCCTTTTTCCTGTCGCTGTTGTCGTGCTTGCAAGAGGACCATCCTATTTTTTTGGTCACCTCGGGACACGCACCAAGGGCGACATCATTTGAGAGGGAGTCTCGACTTTTCGTGCCTTTTTTTCTTTGGACTGTAAAAGACGAATCTTTATGGGTCCGATCCATAGGGACCAAACAAACTGTACACTCTTTTTGTGTGTGTGCGTGTGCCTTTTGCGGCATCTCTGGAATCCGTGGCAGGCACGGGTCCCGCACGCCCTTGCGAGGCAAAAAAAAAAGAAGAAGAAGGAGCAGACGCTCTAGGGTCGAGCGCTGTCCGATCTAGGGATGCCGGTCGGGGGGCGACGAAAAGGGGCAATGAGAGCCAACGGCTTCAAATGCATTCTTCCACATGACCTGGTCCATGGGACGCACGGCCACAAAGAGGCAGGGCAACCCGTGCGATGACACAATGCAAAAGTCGACGGGAAACAGTTGCGACAAGCGCGGCACGAGGCCAGTGCGGGCCAGCGATGCGCACCCGGCCAGCGCGCCCTGCCCGCCCGGCATATAGGGCACGATGGCATCGTCGACAAAGGATCGGAGGCGATCCCAAAAGGCTGCGTCGCCGCTTGGAATGAGGGACACCACATCGGCAGGGGCTGGCTCGGCATCGGGCCACCCTATGAGGCGCAGGACGTCGCGTGGATGGATCGAGCGCACCAGATGCACGACAGTGTCGCGTGCGGCGACGAGTTCTGGCGGCGCGGCAAACGTGCCCGGTGCGAGACCTCCGACACGTACCGTTTCGACTTCGCGCGTCAGCGCGCGTCCGGTGGCCTTTGCCAGTCGTCCGCCAAAGATCGCTGGGGAACCGGGTGCGACGAGGCGTCGCGTCGGGCTGACCAGCCACCAGGTGAGATCGCGCATCGACGTCATGTCGGGACTAATGTTGGCTGCCTCTAGTACGGGCGACGAGCGCATGCCGTCTTGGTCGGGCGCGCGCACGCGACTCATAATGGCGTCGTAGAGCAGGGCATCGGGAACGCGCAACCGCATAAGCGCCGTGTCGTCGGTCGACCATGCCAAGTAGCCGTTGAGCACACCGCGCACCATGGCCTCGACGAGCGGCACGAGGCCGCGTACAGACAACGTCGTCGCCCCAAAGGCATAGTAGCCGGCCGACACCGAGATCTGGATGGCGTTGCGTCCGATCGATACGGCGACGCGGGCACGAGCACACGCCTCGCGCAACAGCGCGCCGTCTCCAGTGGTGTACACCAAAAAGGCCGCCACGGGGTCGTCCTTGCATAGTTTTTCGATGGAGCGCGTCAAGGTGGGTAGGTCGTGGGTCTCTGATATGCGTGTCCGCGCGCAGTCTCTTTCGTCGGGCGATCCGGGCGCGCACACGTCCATGCCCTCCAGGTAGGGGCTCGGCATGCCCTCCAAAAGCATACACGGTATCTCTGACGCGACGCACGTCGTCAAGGGGGAAACGCAAGGGGAAGCCATATCCGTGGTCGCTGTCGTGGCCGTAGTCATCTTTTTCTTTGCCCTCCTGCTCTTTTTCTCTGTCTCTGTCTGTCTCTTTTATAATGCGTGTGATAAAAAATAAATGGGGTATAATGCCGATGGGGAGTGGAGATGTTGCAATGCTATGTGGCTGGCGTCGACGGCAAAGGCACACACACACACGCGGCTGTTGAAATGCTGCTAGGAGGTAGACGGGGCGGGACGAAAGCAAAGAACAGAATAAAATGCTCAAGGCACGAGCAAACAATCTGCCCTTTCTTGTTTTTTTTTTGTGCGAGCCATCCAATGGCAGACTAGTTTATTTTTTGCGCTGCCTGATTGCCATCTCATCTCGTCGGCTCCTCGGGAAAAGCGTACACTGAAACACAGCACACCGGCTTTTGGTAATCTCTCCTCGATGGGTATCGCATGTAACAACAGATAGACAGAACCGCGCACTTTTGCGCCTCTGCATATTAAAATGGTAAAAGCCTTTGTTTTTCAAATCCAGAAAAATAGCCACCCGCACTTTTTTTTGTTCTCCCGCGGCAAAAAGGCCCAGCGACATACGCAGATGGCGACTTTTTTCTTTTTTTTTTTAAATAAAAAAAAGGCACACCTTTCCGGCACTCACCAAAGCAGCAGCAGCACAACAGCGCGCCGACACCCGGCCCATGACTGCCTGTCTGTGACGGGTCCTTTCCTGCGCGCTGACCCAGTAGACCGCGCAGGGGGCACGTGCCAATATCTTGCCCTTTTTTTGTAGATTGTCTTGTTCCCTAGTGGTCCGATTTGTGCAACGCACAACGAGGCAAAACGGGGCGATTTGTTGCGCATGCGTGCATGTGGCTACGCCGTCAACACGGCAGCCCGAATTGTTCGCCTGGCGAAAGAGGGCAGACGAAACAAAAAGACGACGCACCCCAAAAGCAAGCGACGCCATCCGTACGCACAAACCACACTACCGGTTGCGACACCTACTGAGCGCACGCAAAAAAACCTTTTTTTTGCCTGTCGACGAGGTTTGGTCTTGGTCGAGCGCGCACTTTTTTATCATTTCCTCTTTATCTTGGCGCTCTTGGTTGTGGCGTTCTTGTATCTTGTGCACGTCGTTCTTCTCTGGCCCTTTGTTTTTTTGTTCTCTCTCTCTCTCTCTCTCTCTCTCTTGGCGCCTGTCCTCTTTTGATCGAGCGGCTAGCGAGGAGAAAAAAGGGACCATCTCGTCGACAGAGAGGGCAAAAGAAAAAAAGGCAAACCTCCAGCGCAAAGGTTTCTGTGTTTGAACGGGGGGAATAGCAGGAAAAGAGACGAGCAAAAAAAAAACACACAATGAACAGCGACGGTATACTTGTCTTTCGATTTCGTTATCGTCATCAAAAGCAGTGGCGCGAAGCGCGCTGCCCCAAAGGGCCGCGCTGGGAATCGGTGCGTTATTGGTTGGAGAAGCGTGCCGGCCTGCTTTGCGCGTCGTCGCCCAAAGGCGCCTGTGCGTCCTACATCGAGGGACGCCGTGAGATCGCGCACGCGCAACGCCACGACCCGGAGCGTCATAAGGAACACCGACCCCTTGCCGACAACGATGAGATACGCGCGCATGACACGCTCGTGCTCGCCGTGCGCCCGATCGTGTGGCGCGCACACATGCACCAGCCTTTTGTGCCTGCCGCTCATCGACGCAAACACCAAGAGATCGCTTTGCGAGGTCGCCGTCGCAACGCCATCGATCGCGCGCGCTCTGACAGCAACGTCGAGGTGAAACCGCAAAGCGCTCCACATACAGGAGACGATGCGCAGTGGGCGCACATGGATGAACGTGCCCGCATCGAGGCCATTGCCATGGGTGATCCAGTTGACTTGTTGAGCGGCGACTCGCCAAGGGTGGGGCACGTACGCAGCGATGAATCTAGTTTTCAGCGCCGCGACGACCCGCCCGACGTGCACCCATCCAATCTGGACGTCAATGTGTATGGCCACCCTCCTCTAAGGTCATGGGTCGATTATACCGAGGCCGATCGTGAACAGGCAGAGTGCCGCAGAGCACTACGACGTGCTCGCCTGCTCGCCACCCCCGATCCATTTGGTCCACTCCGCGCAGACCAGCTGTGTGCGTCGTGTGGTGCCATCGGACATCACCGAACGGCGCGGTGTCCGCGCGTGTGCGAACCCGGATACCGTCCGTTGAGTGAGCGCCGGATGCCGGCCGGCCAGCCACGTGACGCCTTTCGACCCGCGCTAGAGTGGGAACGCGACCAGGCGCTCGTCAGGTTCCCCAATCGCGCTGATCCATCGGGGCGATTCTTGTTTTTCATGCGGCGCAGCGTGCCACCGGCGCCGCGCCCCCACGGCTGGCCGCTGCTCCGACAGGCGCCAACGCGATCGCGCACGGCCCCATGATACGCCCCCATTGCAACGTGGCCGTTTCTCTTTTTTCCCTCGCCACAAGCGCCCCACACACCCGACAAAGACTGTCTACTGTATCGTCTATTTTTTTCTTGAAACAAATACAAATCTTTTTTCCAAAAAAAAAAGAAAGATAAATGTGTGCATTCTCTTGAGCCAGCGGCCCACACACATGCAGGAGATTGACTTTTTTTTTCTTCTCTGCGCCGCAGCTGCCCCATCTCATCAGGAGGGAAAAAAAAGAAAACATATGCAGCCATCAAAAAAAAGCAGACGCGCGAGTTTGTGTTGTTCCCCGCTTTTTTTTCGCTGCTGCCTCCGTTGGGAGCCTTGTGGGGAGTGGCGGAGGCCATCCCGGTTGTTCCTCCTCGTCTTTGGAAGAAAAAGGGACAGAGAAACTCGGTGGTGCACGCATTAAAAAAATGTAAAACACGGGAAAAGAGCGCGTGTGTGTGGTTACATCCGACCGGCACAATACATCCAATGGTTGTGCCTTGTTGCAAGGGCGACGGAAAAATGCTCCCTCGACCTTGAGAAAAGAGCAACAACAACAGCGACGGCGATACTCTCGCCTTGTTTGAAAGACAACCCAACGAGGCGAAAAAAAAAAGAAACTGTTGCGCCTATGGCCACGCGTAATGAAAAAAAAAGAGTTTTCTTGTTTAGATCATTTTATTCTTTTGTTTGCTTTTGATTTTTTGTGCGAACAGAGTGTGCGTGCCTAGGGGGTCACAAGCAGAGGCACTCGAATGTTTGGGGTGCCATCGCAACCAAGAGCAGGGGTAAACACGAAAAAAATACGCGAATCTTTTATGCGCTTTTTTCGTGTATGCCCTGAGCATTCCCAGTCGCGTCCCTAAGCGACCTCGTCGGAAGATGGTGCGACGCGCAAATCGGCGGCAATGGTGCGATCGATGCGCTCTGCCTGGTAGCGCTTGAACATATGCTCAAAGAGCACGTCGGTGCGTTCCATGGCGTCGATCCATGCCAGCATGCCGCGCAGGCTCCTCTATGTGTCGGCGACGCGCGCCCAATCTTTGCCATAAGTGGCACCCAACGATACTAGATCAAAACTAGAGGCAATGATTGCAGCCAATTTGAATGTCTCGGGAGAACAGAACCGCTCCGCGGGTGTGACACGGCAATTGTGAGCGCGATCATCGCATAAAGAGACGAGTGTTCTGAGCACGGCGCCCACAGCATCAATCGTATGTGCCGTCCACGAATCTTGGCCGGGTCCGTCGCCGAGGGCCACGGTGGCAGCACGTATCCATGACCGCTCCCATATGTGATCCAAGTTTGGGATGTGGTGACTAGAGTCGCCTTGACCGCAAGCGCAGATATGAACGTCGAGCGATACTGCGGCGATCGCTTCAGCCGCCTCTTGTGCGGTCCATGTATGCGAACCGCCGCGCGCCAAGCCAAATCTGCCACGCTCGCGGTGCGCGAGATAGAGCGTGCCTTTGTCGACAGTGTCTCTTTGTGAGGGGTCACTCCAGTACGTTTTGACAATACCAACAGAGGCACCGACAGGGATGTTCTTGAGAACATCACCGGCCACCTGACGATTGTGTTCAAATTCAATGCGCGACAGAGTGTCCAGGTCGACGACGCCTGTGCTCGTCGCGACACAATTTAATAGCGATTTGCGCACCGCGACCAGGTCAATCCATGAGCGGCTATCGGGCCACGGCACGGGCTTGCGGCATGCATGCGCTGTTTGTTCCATTCTATGTTGACACACGCTAGGCAATTGTTGTTGTGTACGTGTCGATGCGCCTCTTGCAGATGTGCCTCTTGCAGATGTCTCTCTCTGTCTGTCTTTTTCTCTGGAATCAGGCGCTGCGACACAGGGCATTCCAACCGCCTTGCCCGCTTCCTTTTTTTCTGTCCAACCAATCCGACGAGTGCGCCGGGGTGATGCGATAAAAATGCCTCGCACCAACAACAAACAAAAAATTACAGACACCAGCAGGGATTTGGTTTGGCCTCTGTTGCCAACAAAGCCATCGAGAGGGTACAAAGTCTTTGCATTTTCGAAAAAAAAGCCCATGGCATTCTGCCCTTTCTTTGTTTTTTTTCCTAAAAATGAACGCGGCCAACCGAGGGCCGAAAAGGACACCCAAAAAAAAAGGCGACGGGCCAAGGGCGACGCGCAGCGAGACGGCAAAAAACCAAGACAGAAAGAATGGCACACGGCCAGAGGGTAGAGAATGGAATGTGGCCTACCGAGAGGAGGCATGCCGTGAGCGCGCTACGCCACGATCGCCCATAGTGGTGGGGCGCATGAGGCACGCGACGACACCGGGCGACAAACTGTCATGAACGAGCGCTGCATCGTAGGGTTGTCTGATACCGGCGTCGTCGAGTACCTTGCGATAGGTCAACTCGCGCAAGAGGGCTTCGCGCGCAATCGGACCCACGTCGTGCATCCAGCATGCCCAGTTGTGAAGGTCGACTTCGGCGACGGCTCTCTCTAGCGCGTCGCGCGTGCCGGGCATGACTTGCGCGCCACTGTCTCTATCGACAATGTCTATGGCATCGTCCAAGTCGTCATAGACGGTACGCGTGTAACCGCCGCTCAGGTTGAGCGACCGTTCGAGTTTGCCCAGGCCACGCGAGACATACGCCATCACGCGCGCGTCGTCGTCCATGTTGGCGATTCTGGCCTCTTCGATGGCGCGCTGATGTTCGCGCTTTTGGCGACGTGCGCGATCAATAAGGCTGTTTTCGCGTGCTTGCTGTTGCGTAAATTCACCCTGCAGGTCGAGACATCCCGTCGAACACTGTTGTTGCACTTCACGTTTTTGTATAAAGTCATTGTGCGTGGCACGCTGCAGCCGCGGCATCCACACGCTCGTTGGACCCACATAACCGGCCACGTCGGCCGTGTCGCCGACCCTAGCAAGGGCGCGCGCCGTTTCAGAGTCAAACTGCATCGGCTCTGGAGATGCCCCCGCCAGCACGGCAGAGGGATTGATGCCCTGCGGCTCCAAGGCTGCCCAATCGAATGCACCGACGTCGTCGTTATTGCTCATTCTCTTTCTTCTTTTGGTCTCCTCTTCTTTTGCTATACTCTCTGTCGCCCTGTTGCGCTGCTCTACTGTTGGGGGTGGGCGCGCGTACAAGACCTGCGGCAAAACACACACGCACACAAAAGCGTACGAGGGGGAAATGAGAACAAGCGCCGACTCCTTCTTCTTCTTCTTTCGTGCCTTTATCGGGCCTCGCTTTTTTGTGTCTCTTTTCCTCTTTTTTTTTTGCTCCTCTCTGCTTGTGGTCACTGTCGTCGAGCCTCTTTGCCTGTTACAAACACCTGTGCTACGCAAGTGTGTGGCGTGTACGTGCGCGTGCGTTGGCCTCTTCTTTTCTCAACGGACTCGGGGAAAAGGCCGGCTGCGTAGGGCGCCGCCTCCAAAAGGCCATGCGCGCAGATGCCGCAGCAGTCCAACAGCAAGGTCGGCATGCCCTTGTATACCTCTGCCTCCAAAAACCCCTTGAAAACCAACCAAAAGAAGAGATTCAATGCCAAAAGCCTGCACGAGTAAAAAAAATAGTCCCACGATCGCTGCATACCAACAAAAAAAAAGAGAAAGAGGTCTCTTTGCCTGTGCTGGGGCGCCGCAAGTATGCCTCTTTGGTCGCGTGCTTTTTCGCATTGGCTTGCAGCGCCTTTTTTTTCCTCCCAAGGATATAGACTCTTTTGCCTGATTGGCTCCCGCGCCACCCAGCAGAGGGGGAAACAGGCAGTAAGAGAGAAAAAATAAAAAATAAAAAAAGGAGAGAGGACACGAGCAGCAATACTCAAAGTATGCAAAAATGCGCAAAAAAACTTTTGTGTAGTCAGGGTATTCCCGCCCGTGCCCAAAGAGATCCACCGAAAAAGGCGCCGCGGCACGCCAAAAGTCGACCTTTTTTTCGTTCCAAAAAAAAAAGAGAGAGGAAAGCGACCCGCAAAGCGACCGAGATATATTGCGAATCAGATTCTATTTTTTTTTCACCGAGACAAATTTCGCTCCGTGGCTGCTGCTCGTAGGCGCCTTTTCATCTGTCGTCGTCGTTGTTGTCATCATCATTATCCTCGTACCCGTCGTCATCATCATCGCTATATGCACTGTCTAGGTCGCTCGCGTCGCTGTCAAAACTTTCGTTGTCGCTTCCGTCGTTGTCGCCGAGAGTCGCCGACGCACTGTGCATGGCCATGGCCGACGCTGCTCCGCCACCGCCACCGCGGACGGCGATGGTGCGCGCGATGCTGGCGTGGTAGTTTTCCATGATGCCATAGATGCCACCGGCGCACGCTTCAAACTCGGCCATGTCGCCGCTGGCGACAGTGCTCGTTGTCGTGCGCCGGCCTGCACGTTTGGCGCGGTTTTCGGCCACCAACTGCGCACTGGCGAGGCGCCGCGCCTCGACGACGGCATCAGACAGGGCAGCGAGCGCATCACCCACGCGCCTGACATAGCGAAAGGATTTGGTCTGCCACAGGGCCTGCGTCGGTACCGTGGGATCGTGCAGCAGCAACATGAGATCGACCATGTCATCGCAGGCGTCGCCCACGGTGCGGTAGTGCTCTTCGGACGCGTGTCGAAAGGCCTTGAGGCGCCCGAGAAACTCGCACAGATCGTAATCGGTGCGCACGCGCTTCCATTCGTAGCCCAGATCGTCGCTGGGGCGGCTCCCCGGTGTCCGTCCGTGTTTGACCTTGCCGCGCACCACGCCAAAGACACCGCCGAGGACGGCGCCCACCACGGCCCCCATCACGATCGCGCCCGCTGTCGGGCGCGCCAGAGGACCGCCCTGTCGTCGGTCGCCCATTGCCGCCTTTTTTTTGCCCTCGTATGCGCGGGATGCTTCTTTGTTTGCCACGCACACGCGCGCGCCTGCCCCCTCCACAAGAGGATCGTGTACGCGAGCCAGTCGTTTCCCGTTTTTTTCTCCCCGATCCTGTTCCCTTTTGCGGGCGAAAGAAAGCACACAGCGGGTGGCGATGGCGCTCAACAAGCACAGGCGACGGTGTGGACCCCGACCAGAGTAGCCTTCTTTTCCTAGGGGCAGCGTCTTTTGTCGTGCGCTGCCTGCCAGTGTCCTACGTGACGCACATTCTTTTTTTCTTCCTCTCGGTCCCTGTTGTCGTGGTGTTTTCTTTGTCTCTTGCTCGCACCCGGCCTTGTCTGCCATCTCCTGGAGTCGCGGTCATTTTTTATTTCGGCCCCTCTGCGACCCCATCAACGGTCTTGGTCATTTTTTTATGAGGGTTTTCCTATTCTTCCGTCGCAGCCTGGCCAACCCCAACCCGCTTCTGTCGCCCCTCTTTCTTTTTTTTTTCCGGCGTGCTCGACCCTTTTGAGAGGAGAAAAATGTCGTCGGCCTCAAAATGCAGCGTTCCTGCCGTGAATCACTGCAGGAGCATATGCCTTTTCTCTTTTTTCTTTTGTTTTTGTATTGGCTGCTGCTGCTGCTGGCCGAGTGGACCTCTGGGGAGAAGCACCAACAACGCGATCGCAGTTGCTAAACCGAAACAATTCATGACGCCCCCCCAAGAGAGAGAGAGAGAGAGAGCGCACACGCGCGGAAAACAAGATGGAAAAAAGATTTGCGACGACCAATTTTTTTTTGAATAAAAAAAGAGAGATGCGATCCGAGGTCTGCTTTGGCGCCAGTGTCGTCCATTTGGCGTCCTCTGTTCTCTTGCGGCATTTTTTTCCAGGTGGGTCCCGGAGCGCGCCTATTGTTGGGATCGGTCGGCAGCGTCACTGCTCCACACATAGGATATGACGCGACATGGCGGACGCTCGCGTTGCAAGGCGCGACGGGCTTCGCCGCCGTGTTCGCTGGTTGGAGCGGCCATCGGTCGCGCCGTCGCTCTGTCGGCGCGAGCAAAGGCAAACACGCGATAGAGTGCAAGATGCTCTCGGTCGTCGGGATCGTTCAGGCGCAACGGGGCCTTCATCCGGTCGAGCATGGATGCGTTGCGTGGGTTGATGCTCTCGATGTCGAAAAAGCCGGCCAAATCGTTCGAGGCCATCAGCACGAGTCCCGCTTCAACGCACATTGCGTTGAGGTCCTTGAAGAGTACCGTGTACTGCGGACACGGCTCGGCATCGTTGCCCACAGCGAGCGTGCATGGGACGTGGCTGCGCGCTCCTCCTACTTTGCATGTGTCAGCGTCATCGGTCAAGGCAAACACTGCACGACGCGGGCGGTCCTCGCATGCGACGGCCGGCGTCGCGAGGTCCACGTCGACGCTGGCGCGCCGGGCCGCCAGGTCCCACAGACACGCTGCATCGGCTACGATGCCCAAAAAGACGCCGCCGGGACGAAGCGCGCGCCGCACGTTGGCCACAAAGGCGCGCGCCGATTCACGTGTGGCAAAGGCGTGCTGAATGGCAAATTGACATGTTATAGCGTCGACGATGCCTGATCCATCGCCGCTGGTGAGAGCGCACTCGTCATCGGGTACGGTGCGATGGCGCTGCCCGTGGAGGCGCCGTGGATCGTCGCGATGGACGACCACGTGACGATGTGCCAACAGGCCGTCGGGCGCACAAAAGTCGTCTTGCACAAACGCCGCCGGGAAAACGAATCGCGTCCGACGCCAGCGACGTTCGGCCTCCACCAGGGGCTCGTCGGCCACATCGACAAAGAACACGCAACGCGGTCGGGCGTGTGCCAATTTGGCGACGTCCTGGCCACGACCGCACCCAAGATCCATAATCGTACAATGAGGCTGCACGTAGCGTCCGATGAGCACCGACTTGCAGAAATTGATTGCACCGCGAGCGTCGCGCGACGGATCGCCGTCTGGCAATAGTAGACTCGACCCGCTCGTTGACATGGGCGACCTGGATGGCGCTGATGACTCTGGTGGCACGCAAGGAGACGGCTCGTCTGCGCAAGACGGCGCCGACGACGAAGCCGATGTGGACGACGGGCGATGTGACAATGTCGGCATTGCGTCGGTGCCCCGTCGTGCCTCGATTGCACGTCTATTGTACCAGTGACAAACGCTGACGGCCGCTGCCGACATGGCACTCAGGGAGCGCATCCGCATCTCGTCGTCGGGCACGTATCGCTCCAAAACGTACCGGCTCTTGTTGCTGTCCCCGTCTTCGGTGGCGTTGTTGCTCGACGGGGTCGAATCGCTCTGTGTATTGGTGTCGCCACGCGAGCGCTCTCGACGGCGTCGTGAGCGGTGCCGATTACGACTGCGCGCCACGACATCAGACGATGACGAGCCGGCGCTCGACGATCCGACACTAGAAGAAGACGCGTCGTCGCCACAGAGGGTCCACCTCGCGCGGGCGGCCGCGGCGGCTTTGCGACCGCCTCCGCTCGAATCTGAACCCGAGAGCGCGTGCCGACCCTGTTGGCGGGCGCTCGGTGCACATCTCCAGCATTTTACAGTGGCGTGCTGACACGCGGCGCACTCTTTTGTGGCACCATCCGTCGATACCGTGTCTAACCGCTTCTCGCACGCCATCGTCCGATATGTGGGGGAAGGAGGGGCAAATCAAAAAAAAAACAAGAGAGACAGAGAGAGAGGCGAAAAAAGCAAGACAGACGAAAGAGGAGCGCAAGGGGCAGACGGCACCAACGGATAGGGAAAAAAGAGAAGAAGAAGAAGCCGCGGTCCGCGTCGGCGCGCCGGTTTGTTTACTGCCTCGTCTCTCTTTGCGTCTGCTCGTCGGTGAAAAAAAAAAGATTTTCTTGCCGTACGCGTCAGGAATGGTCAGGGCCGCGGGCTGTGGCACGCACACTCTTGCGCGTCTAAATCCTAGCGCGAGCACACACGAATATCGTGCATTGTTTCGCGTACGGCCTCTGTGCGTGCGCACGCGCCCCGATCTCTTTTGTTCGTTTCCACGACAATGCTTCTTTTTTCACCGTCGCGCACAACCGGCCCATCGACGAGCCCGCATCCAAGGCCACTTCAGTCGCCCCGAGACTGTGTTTGTGTGCACATACACACACAAACATCCTTTTTCCCCTTGCGCCTCATTCTTGTCGTTGCCACCGCGCAATTTTACCATCGATATTGCCAAAAAGGATTAAAAATGTCCGAGTCTTTCAAAAAAGCCCTTTTTTGTATTTTCAATGTAACACAAAAGCGTAAAGAACAAAAAGAGACGGAGAGCCGCTGGTCGTAACTGTGTTTAGACAATCTCTTTTTTTTTTCACTTTAAGGAGGAGAGGAAAAAGAGATTGTCTAAACACAGTTACGACCAACGGCGGTCCGTTTTTTTGCCGTCCTTTTTTTCCACTCGTGCGGTGCGCACGCCAGCGGGACGCAGAGAAGACGATAAAGCCACGCTGCTTTATGTCTTTGCCCGAGTCTGGTTTGGTGCCTTGGGCGAGGTTGTTGACCGTACCCCTTTTTTTGGCGGCCGAGTCTTGCTGTCGAAAAAAAGATGCCATTCGCCCAACCTTTCCCCGCACTCACCGAACCCTTTTGGTGTGTTCTATTTTTCGCTTCCGTCCGGTGGCGTGGCGCCTCGCGCACTTTTTTTTTGTTTTCCCCTTTTTCCCTGTGGGTCATCGCATTTTTCCTTTGTGTGCCAGACAAAAGAAAGCGCCTTTTTTTGTTCCTTTGTGTTTTTTTATTTGTTTTGAGGAAAAAAGAAAACGGAAACACCACTGACAAAAGCGTGCGCAAAGTCGCACAGGCCGGCACGAGATGCGTGAATAGGGAAATGGCCAACAACAACAACAACAACAACAACAACAACAAAAAGGCAAGACAATCTCTAGGACCCGACCGCAGAGTATCGACAGGATAATGTCGTCAAGCGGCGTGTCTATGCCGTGTCAGCGTCATCCACAGGTCTGGCCATGGTGACGGCACCCAAAGACTCGGCCTGGCCAAGCGATGCGCTATGAGAACTGGCCCGGCGCGCGCTCTGGCGCGTCTTGACGCCGCGCGCGGCCGGAGGCGATCCCGGCGATTCGAGAGCCGTCGCCGTGGAGCGCGCTTTGCGCCCGCTCTTGGTGCGTCTCTGTTGGAGGGGCGCTGCCCCGCCTGTCGTGGGAACCGGAATCGCAGCCACGACGGGCTCTTGGAGAGGCATCGGGACTTTTCCTGACTCGCTGGCAGGCTCATTGTCGGTCGGCACCGCGGGCGCTTCTGCGGCGGGGTTGTCTGGAACAGTGGCGTTGTCGGCTGCATGGCCATCGGCAGGCACAATCTCTGGCTCACGCTCCTCTCGATTGACAGTGTCAGTGATTGCTCGCTCTTGAACCACGGGTGCGTCGTCGTCTTTCTTGTTCTCTTGCTCGTCTGCGACTGTCGGCTTCTCGTTGCTGCCACCGTCTGGCGTAGATGACGCCGTCGTCGTGTGGGCAAAGTGGGCCGTGTCGTTGGCAGCGACGGCCGCGGCGTTTTCGATCGCGTTGCGTCGCGCGGGACGTGCGCAAAAAGCACTGCGCGACACGCCGTCGGCAGACATTATGGCAAACACGTCGGTGCCGTCGGAACGCTTGTACGTGCGGAACGACCAGGCGTCGGCCGTCTCCTTGGATTCGTGCTCGACGCGGACGTACTGAATAGACTCGACCAGGCGCGCCAACTCGCTGAAGCGCGCCTCTGACTCTGCCAAGGCACTAGTGAGACGCTCGACGCTGTGCTCCAACGTGAGCCTATGGCGGTCCGCCAGGATAGCCGCCTCGCGCAACGCATCGATGGCGCTCCCCACCGAACCGCGATTTTCGATCACCACATCGCGTACGGCGACGTCGCGCGCCACACGCAGAGCCACGACCTGGCCCGTTTCGTCATCGACCTCGGTGTGCATCCATTCGATCGGGGCGATGGTGCCCGACGTCGAATAGGCGGCCAAGAGGCCCGCCCGACCTGGCGCCACGGCGTCGACGCGCCGACGCGTTGAGCGCGTGCTGGCGTAAATGCCGAGATCCGGACCCATGCGCAGATCGACGACGGCATCGGGGTCGTGCCCATCGGAAAGCGTAAACTTGACCGTGCCGGCCCGCAGTGAATGGATCTCATGATCGGCATGCGGATCCCACTCGTGACCATTGTCGCCATCGTCGTGGCCATGGTCGTTGTCTGCACTCTTCAGTGTGTCGGCGCGCTTGCCAGGTGCCGAGGCTGCGCGCATTTGGTGATGACGGCGGCGTTCCTCTTCTTCTCGGTCTCGATGCGTCATTCTCTTGGGGGGGGGGGGCGATCAGTCGTGTTCTTGCTCTTATCGTCGCTGTCGTCGTCGGCACCGACCTGTTCTCCTTGTACAATTTTCTGTCGGTCTTTTTTTTTTCTTTCGCCTCGTGCCAGCGTCGATTTCGACCTTTCTTGTCTTTGCTGCCGACTCTTTTTTTTTGGCTTCTTCCCGGCGCATGCGCAACCCGATGCGACTGCTGCTTTTGGTCCCCCGCTGCCCTTGGCCCCATTGCCGTCACGCAGAGAGCGTGCGCGCGTGCGAGGCCTCTTTTTTTTCCACAACTCGACACCGCGCAAGACGAAAAAAATACAAGGCACAAAACTCGACGAGTGCGTGCACAGGAAGATGAAAAAAAAAGAAAAGAAAAAGAGAGACCACGCGGACCGAGTTCCTGACAAGACCACGGCAGTTTGATGTACCCGAACCACCTTTTTGCATTAGCCAACGAAAAAGAAAAACGAAAAAAAACACAGAGATACGAGGAAACCGACGCCCCTAAACTCTCCAAGGGGAGGCAAAACAAAGTCATTTTTTTTCAGAAAAAAAAATAAAAGTCAAAGGGATGTCCCAAAAAAGTGTTTACGATGGGAGGATCGAAAAAAATAGACCCGCCAAGTTTATTTTCGTGCGTTGGCTCTCTCGCTTGTAGAAAACTTGGTGGCCTACAGAACCTATTTTTTACGACCCTCCCAGTCTGTTGTTTTGTCTGCTTGGGGACACATAAAAGTGGCGACGACAGACATGTCTCGCTCCTCATACGTCCACCATCTTTGAGCAGACAAAACAACAGGCTGCAGACACTTTTGGGACGTCCCTTTGACTTTTATTTTTTTTTCAGAAAAAAAGACTTTGTTTTACTTCGTCGCTTTGGGAGTCCGGCAGCCGCAGATGCACCGCTCGCAAAATGGGGGACGGCACGGGAAAAAAGTATGCGTCCCAAAAAAGGCGCGATTATCGCCAGACAGGCGATGGCATACCAGTCTTCTTTTTTTTTCTGTGGGTGGGTGTGCGTGCGTGCGTGTGTTGGGCGAAACCTCGGAAGCGGTAGAGAACCTTTTTTATTTTAAAAAAGAAAGAAGCAAGAATGTCTCTTGTCGGCACATTCTCGGGACGGCGCAGGTTTTTAGAGCCGCACGTTGCCGGCGCCGGTGGATCGAGCGAGCGCGGCCTCTTGCGCAAGCGTCTTGGCGACACGCGCCAGGACCAGAGACCGTGTGTCGTCGCCCGGTCCTGTGGCGGCCCTGAGACGCGCCATGACACGCTCACCGAGATCATGCGACAGAGAGCGCAACATGCCCCACACATGCCATACGCGCCGTTCTGCGTGCATGGCTTCAATGCCGGCGCGATGGGCCGGCACTTTGCACTCGGCAGCGTCGTTGTAGCAGCGCCCCTCAGAGCAGACAAAAGGCGCGGCTTTCATGCGACGCCAGTAGGCGTGGTGGTCATAGCGCGGACAGCCCGTGGAACCGTCGGCGTCCCAATGGTCAGGCTCTAGATGGCCGCCGGCCAGCGCGTTGCGTCCGCACATGTAGCACTTTTGCACGCCGCAATGAGACAGCCCGTTGCACTCGGTACTCTTGAGCAGGGGCACGCCGCATCGATAACACGGCTGAGCGACCCGGTCCATCGACAAGACGCGTTCGATTTGGTCCACGGCCACCTCTTCGGTGACCTCACGATTGCGCAGCAAGTGCGCGTCGGCGCCGCCACCGCTCGCGAGCCACGCCGGCTGACTGCCGGTGCCTGCCACGTCGCTCTCGCTGGCCGATGCCACGAGGGCCGGGCGACAAAAGTAGCGGTTGACTCCGTCGGGATTGTCGCGTTCGCTCACGCGCACGCAACGCCCACAACGTGTGGCGCCCGCGGGGAGGCGCGACCGACAATGGTAGCAGAATGAGCCGGCACACCGCGGGTTCTGCGTGCATGCGATGACAAGATGGCCGCGGACGGCATTTGATGCAGATGTATGTTCGATCATGCACTCGGCACCGCAGGGAAGCACGTCGACGCGCGGCCCGCGACGCCTGGTCGGTTGCGCAGGTCGGTCGACCACGATGTGCAGGGGACATGGCACGACTTCCATTCCGGGAAAGCGATGGCGCTCATAGAGCGCAGTTAGGTGGGCGGCCTCGGGCGGTTCGAGCACGGCGCCAAAGACATGCGCTTCTCCGTAAGATGTTGCCGCGCAACGCGACTCGCCGTCGAGCGACACACATCCGACGGCAGCGCGATCGAGGCCCACCGGGGGACGGCCCGGATTGAGCAACACAGCACGCATGCATCCAACGCACACGGCGTGCTCAACATTGCGACATGGATTGACGACGATGGCGTCGTCTTTGAGTCGCACACCGTCTGGCGTGAGCGCCGAGCGCCCAGGGTCGATCCACAAATCGTGCAGCGTGGCGGGCCGTCCCATCGCCGTGTCCCACAGCACGGTACCGTCGTCGCGCATACAGATCGAACATTCAATGCCGGGAGCCTCTGCACATGGCACGAGACCGATGGCGCACGTTGCGGCAAACACCTGCGTTGCATGATCGCTGTCGCCATCGTGATCACTGTGGTGGTCGTCATCAATGACAATGGTGTCGTGTGACGCGATGGATGTTGATGATGATGATGTTGTCGTCCCCATCGACGGTTGTGGCGCGGATGACGCTACCCTTGTGGTCGAATGTCGACTGCGCTTGGTGGGTCTGCTCGTTTCTGCATCTGGAGGCGACGACGTCGTAGGCGTGGGTGCCTGCCTTTTGCGTGTCGTCCGACGCGCTGGACGCAGAGTCGGTTCTTGTGATTGTGTTGACGTCGTTGGTGATGCTGATGACGAGGATGATGTTGTTGTTGTTGTTGCCGTCGTTCCGGCAAGCGCCGAGTCGTTTTTAGGAGCGGACGCCAGTGCCGCTGGTGCAATAGTCGATGACAACGGCAAGGGCGGGCGCGCGCGTGAGGCTGGCAAGGTCCCAGGAGTGTCGACAATAACAATGTCAATGTCATCGTTATCGTTATCACTCGATTCATGTGTGAGGTTTACAGCGTCAGTGAGACGCATGTCCGACGCCACCTCGGACACGATGCGGTCAAGACGCCGCATCATGCGCTCCATGTCACTGGGTTCGCGGCTTGGCTGTCGTCGCGGCGCGGCAATAGGAGCCGAAAGAATCTGGCGCGTCAGCGCCTGTGATACCCAGGACGCGGTACGCGCTACACAAATGTGGGTGGCCGTGCGACCATATCTAGTGACGGCATCCAAAAGATCCGACAGTGCCACGGTGGTGACAGTAATGGCGGCGCCATCGTCCTCTTGGCCGGGCCGAGAGAGCGTCACCCGTGCGTCCAAAGACGAGCGCGCATCTACCGATGTTGTTGTTGTTTTAGAGGTAGCGTGGCGTTGCCTGACAGTGGGCGCCGGCGACGCAGTCATGGCTTTGACAATGGCGTCAAATGTTGGATAGGCGGCGCCTCCGTAGCGCACGACAGGCTTTGACGGTGGGCCGCTCATCCATGATGCCTCGCCAGCTGCCGGATTGGCGCGCAGCGTGAGCACGATCGGATAGGCACAATGAACGCGCGCCGCGGCCACCGGGGTGGCTTCCGCGTGCGGTTGCAGGGTCTTTGACGACGCCTTTCTAGGCGGCGGTTTGGGGCGCGGCGCCGACGGCGGCGGTGTGATTTGCGTGCTCCTCTGCAAGATGGACGTCATTGCGGTTGTTGTTGTTGTTGTTGGGGCCAACGCACGGGTACACTGGATGTGCGTCGATGACTTTTAGATTTTTTTTTCCTGTTGTCGGCACTGTTGACACCGTGGGCAGGTGGTTCGGCTTCTTGTGGGGCCTGGGCGGTACGAACAGGGGATTCAGGATGAAAAAAAAAAGATGGACAAAAGAAGGAGCCAGCAGCCGCCGTCGTCACCAAAGCGGTTGTCTTTGCCCTTTGTCGCCACCGTCCCATCGCGTCACACAACGGCTCCCCGCGATGCGCACCCACCCCCCTTTTTCTTCATAGTGCGCACTCACGTTGCGCCAGATGATCCTCTCTCTTTGTGTATCTCTCAATCTCCAACAGACAAAGGACTATAAAAAACATCTCTTTTTGTTTTTTTTGTAAAACGGGTGCGCGAGGCAGTGACGCAGCGTCGTCCATGCAGATCAAGGGAAAAAAATGCACACGCATCACACAGAGCGACCGATACAGTGCCAAAAAAAGGGAAAAAGGATGAATAAAACAAAAACAAAATAAAAAAAATGTTTGCTTCCAGTGCTAAATCTTTGCGAGGCATGGTGGTTGATCAACAATAAAAAGGGCAATGTGTTTTGGCGCAATACTGGCGGGCATTGGCCTCGCCCAAGTCGGCGCCACATCCTATACATTGGGCAGATTGGGGGAGAGGCGCGCCAGGGAAAGGATCGCGCTCGCCATCGTCTAGTCCACTTTGGTACGCGTCGTCAAAGGGCATGGCACCGACGGGCGCACATAGGCTAAAGGAAATCAGGTTTTGTGTGACATCGGACGGCAAGCCGACAGGATGGATGGAGCGTCGGGCGCGCAGAGGCCTGCCCGTGAGATTATAGACGAGACTTTTTTTGCTAGCCGTGTTCATGGTAGGACGCGAATTTGCTGTCTCTCTACCTCTTTTTTTCTTGCAATGTTTTCCCGTGGCCCTTTGTTGGCTCTGAGATTGGCGTTGTCAGGCCTTCTCCTTCTCAACTATTTTGCAGTCGCTCCACTGCACATTATGGACGCGCGAAAAAAAAAGCGCGCAATGCGGTGCAAACCCCTGCTATAATGAGCCTTGCTTCCCCATGGTTTGCATTGTTTTTGGCGCTCGGTGCCCTTTTGAATCAGGTCCAATGACGTACAAGTGCATGGACCAAATGGGAAAAAAGCGTATTTTATTGTCTAGGGTCTCTTTTTTTCCCCCTGTGGCATCCTATGCGGGATAAATCGAGGTTTTGTTGAACCACAGAGACACAGCGCATCCCATTGCATGGTAGGTCTTGCGCGCGTCCGAATATTTTTTTGGGAACATTTTGGTATGACGTGCGAGCAAGCGCATTGGGTCATAAAAGTCGCTCTACGGAAAAGCAACCGCGACAGTGCGCGCAAAAAGAAAGGGCTGGTCTCTCTTTTCCTGTCCTTTTTTCCTTTTGTTCAACAAGCGCCAACGAAAAGAGAGAGAGCGCTCTTGGTCGGCGCGGATGCACGCGCTGCCGTCAGAGATACTCAACGCGGTACTTAACGTACACCTCGCCAAGCCGTGGAGACCACTGGCGGCGCGTGTCTGCGCAGACTGGAGGGCGATCGTCACGCTCGACGTTGGGCGCGCCCTCCAACGCTTCAAACGCAGGACAGGAAACGGGTACAGCACAAGTGGCAAGTTGCGCGCCAATCCTCTTGTCATTGGATCACACACATTGACCGCCGCCGCGGTCGGATCACATGTCAGACTTCTTGCCTGGCTCGTCAATCAGCCGTACGTAAGCGTAGGCGGTCACGTTGTGTGCGCCGCAGCCCATGCTGGCGCCGTTGATAGCGTCGCCTTTTTCTCAAAACACAACCCAGAACTTGTGGGCGCCACAGCACGTTATGCGGCCGCGCGTGGCGGTCAACGCACCGTGCTCGAATGGTTTCATGCAAGAGATACCGGACGAGAACCTCGCGACGATGACATACTCGACGGGAATAGCATAAATCATGCTAACGACTATGATGGCGATGGTGATGACGACGACAGAAACGCTCACGACATGGATCGATCCGTCGGCATGAGGTCGCATTTGGATGACGCGCCAATATTTGCGCATGGAAGCAATCTCGACGCCATTGCCGTGTCCGATTGTGGCAACCCTGACGCCGATGGCGCCACAGACAATTGCGAGGACGATGAGGGCGAATTCATTGACCGGGATGATATGTGGCCTATATGGCCTGTCACCGAGCACGCGCTATCGGATGCGTGTGACGACAGCGGCATGGATATCACTGACGACGCCGATGCCGATGAGATAAACGACTGGTGGGGTCCCCATATGTGTGCCTGTGCCGCCCGAGGCGGTCATCTCGATGTGCTCAAATGGCTGCGTGGTCCCGAGGTGCAGTGCACTTGGGACGCGTGGACACCTTCGGCAGCGGCCGCCGGTGGTCATGCGCACATCCTCGTCTGGGCGCTCGGCGAGTGCAGGCCGCCGTGCCGCATCGACCATCGCGAAGCGATCGAGTGGGCATCGAGAGCGACACAAAACAACGTCAATGTCCTAGAGGCGATCCTTGCCACGGGCTACGCGCCCACGCTCGGCGACCTACGGACGACGCTCCTGTTTGGACAGACCGAGATGGCCGACCTCCTTCTCGACAAGAACCGCGCGCTGTGGGTGCCTCACGAGATACCCTGGTGGAGTCACGGCACGGACGAACGCCACATGGATCGTGATGCTCGACGTCGCACCCTCGTGTGGGCCATTGCCCGTCTCGACGCCGACCCTAAAGTATGGAGCAGCGCCGCAGAGATTGCACTCACGTATGGCGCTCTCGTCGGCGGCATCGGGACGGTTGTGGAGTCGCTGCGATTGCGAGGCCGGTCGAGGTCGGGCCAGGCTATCTCTTGGGATCAGGCCACCCGTCTCTGTGACTACAATCCGCAGCAGGCCATCGATATTTTGCGCGCTGGCTGCACGGGCGATTAATCTCTGCTGTTTTTTTTTCGTTTTTTTTTGCAACAAGCCAAAAAGAGAGAAGAGGTTGGGTGCGGCTTTCAATTTGGCAGCACCAACGACAATACGTTGGCGCATCCTTTTTTTGTTAAAAAAAAAAGAATAGATGAAAAAAAAGAGAGTCGACAACAGCAAGGGAGCGCCCTACGCTTCCGTGCGCGATTAGCAAGAGAAGAGAGAGAGAGAGAGACAGACAGACAGAGATCGCTCAGAGACGGTTGTAGGGTTTTGTGCCGGGCAGCGGCGTCGAGCGCGCGCCTCTATGTGAAAAGGCGGTCCTTTCTTTTTCCATACCTCTTTCTAAAATCACCTATTTTTTCCTCTATCAGCGCGTATTTTTCCTCTGGTCTTTTCCATTTCCTCTTTTTTTCGGCGGCATTGCCGAGGATCTCCGTTCACCTGACCCGACAGACGCGCGGCAAAGAAAAACAGCCCACGCCAAGGCAGAAACCATAGAGAAAAAAAAGGGGAGAGGAAAAAAGCCAAAAAGCGATGTTTCCGTTCATGGCTGCGAACGGGCGGGGCGAGGCGCCCGACCAAAACCTTTTTTACGACGACGACAACGCCGATTGGTACCCCGAGGACGACGACCCTGTGGAGACTTTACCTCTGACGGCATCGCGGCGCGTCATGGCACAACAGGGCGGCCTCTTGGAAGCACCGCCCACGGTCGACGGTTACTTTTGGAGGGGTGCGCCCATCGACGAGCGCCAGCGCGCCTACTGCCGGTGCCAATTGCACGTGGCGGCACGCAACAACCCAGAATGCTATGAGAACCGTGGCGCGGCACTCGGACAGGGGCGCTGTTACAATCCGTACGCTGTGTGCACGGCCAGCGTAGGCCGGCAATCGGAATGTTCGGCCTACTATGCCTTTACGCCAGAGGCCGTGCGCGGTGGGATACCCGACAATGAGATCGAGGCCTACGCGCGACTCCGCGGCTTGCCGGTGGGATCCACGCGCCAGGCTACCGTCGCCACGATTTATGACTATTTGCGATCGCGGCGCAAGTAGACAGGACAAAAAAGGCCCCTACCATAAAAATCCCCCACGCCCCATGCGCGCGACCGCAGCATGCGCGTTGGCGTGAATAGAGCACTCTTTGTTCTGCCGTCGTGTCTTTCTTTTTTTTTCCCCATCAATAACTTTTCCCTCTTTCTAGCCTACCTCCAAAAAAAAAGAGATTTCGGAGCAGTGTCCAATCAATCGCGTGCTTTTTTTCCTCCTATGCCGCCACACGGACACAAAGTAAAAAAAAAGAGAGACGATGCGCCTTGCGACGCATCACAGGCAACTTTTGTATTGGCCTCAATGGTCAGTTTATTTTTCCCTCGACCGACGACCCTAATTACTTTTTTCCAATTGGGCAGTGGTTCTTGCGGCGTGGTACGGCGGTCGCACGAGAAGAAAAAACAAAAACCGGCAACCGACACCAGGCCACTGCCGACGAGACCGCACCAAGACCCCCTCCAAAAAAAAAAGAGAAAAAGTGCGACAAGGGCGCATCATCCCAACATACAGGAGTCAAGAGGGGAAAAAAAAAAGACAAAAGGAGGGTCTGGTGGCTGGCAGCGCGGCCGATAGCAGAATCAGAGAAGGGAAGCCATGCAGTCGCTACCCGCCGAGATTCTAGACATGATCCTCAACGGACTTGACGCCAACGGCGTGCCGTTCCTCGATCCCCTGTGGCGGTTTGCCGCCCGCGCCACCCATCCGACGTGGCGTCACGTCATCACCTCTGCGGCATCGACCGAGACACGCGACCGCATCAAGGCCTTTGCGCGCGCGTGGCGCGTGCCATGTAGCGACGGCCGAGGCTACATGCACAATTGCCAGTGCGCCTACAGCCCGCGACACGGCGATTTCAAAAAGACCATCGCGTCGGGCCACATCGTGCCGGCGCGCTGCGCGATCGGCCGGCCGTGGGTCACGGGCTGGTGTTCAAAGGACAGTGTGCCCCAACAGGATCGGGCCATGGTCGCTCTCTTTACGCTGCCTGCGCCGGCGACAGACGTAGCCGTTGTACGGCATATCGTTAGTCCGCACGTCGAGGGCGATGAATCGACCGGACCGTGGCCCGTGTGTCCTCTTCGGCGCGACTTTTGGTGCTATATCGAGAGAGTGCCACCCGAGGAAAGGGGCGACGATGCCTACGGCCCCAGCGACAGCGAGTTCCTCAACGACGTCCTGTTCTTTGCTCCCGAGTGGAATCGGTCCGACATTGTGCGCTCGCTGCTGGCTGCCTATCCGGCGCCTGACATTGTCGAAACTGTACTCTTGCACGCATGCCTTTACGATGACGCCCAGCTGGTCGAATATGCGCTGGTCCATGCGCACCGGTTCTGCTGCGACAAAGGCGACGACGTCGACGTGACGGCCGTCCCGCACGTGCGCGGTCTGTGGAAAAAGGCCGCCAAGTCGAGTGGCGCGCATGTGCTAGAGCGGTTCTTGAGCCTGTGCGCACGCAATGACCAGCGCGATCAGGGCGCCACCGTAGACAGCGCCAAAGATGGCCGCAACGACGCTGACTGCACAGAAGCGGATGTCGCTCGCATGGCGCGCCTTGCCAGGCCCAAGAGTGACCTGGCCTGGCAAAAGTGCGCAGCGCGCTGCGGTAACATCGACGCGCTCCTCGTGGGCGAGCGCTACGGCATCCCCATCCAAGTGCACGAGTTGATCAAGGCGGCCAGCGATTGGGGCAACCACAGTACCGTCCGGTGGCTTTTGAAGCGCGTCCCTGCCATGCCCGATCCCTCCACGGCGGTCGCTTTCGTGCGCACGTGTGCATCGGCACTTTCCGGGATCGTCGGCGACGTAGACAAATTCGATTGGACGTCGTCTGCCTATGATCAGTGTACATGTCGGAAACGTCGTCGGTCCAAGGCCTCGCCGATCACAGTTGTTGATGGACACAGCAATGGGCAAGGCGACCAAGATGGAGACAACTGTGCACCCGAGATTTGCGCGACGATCGATGCCCTGTGTGGCGCCATGTCACCCATGATGGCGACCGACGACGGCATAGCCACCGCGCGTCGGTTTCTCAGTACGTATTTGAACCGCGACCGTCATACGTCCGACGGCGTCTCGATGGTCGTGCGCGCGATTGAGCACTGGCGCGTCTCTGTGGCGGCCCGTATCAAACCGCTCGGTTGGGGGGCGCTCATACGTGCGGCCGTCGCCACAGGCGCTGTCGGCGCCATCGACCGGATCGTGGACCTCATCGCCGCATGGTCACCATGCGACCTGACCGGAATCGACGTGTGGGCCATTGCGGCAGATCATTTGGACAGCGCGATCCGTGCCGCCGCGCCGCCTGCACCCTTTCTCAACTGCGGCGAGTGCCCGAAACGGTCACTTTTCTACAAGAGAGATCGCGCCGCGGCCATGCAGAGCCACGTCCTTGGCGTGGTCTATGGCACGATATCCGTCGGCGAGGCTGCCGGGCAGACTTGGCGGGCGTTGTGCCGGCCGCGATCTATCGCCGTGGCCACGTTGGGCGATCCTGCGTGCGACAGCCCGCCGATGGCATCGCTGAGGGCCTCCATGCGGGCTTATGGCCTCGTTTCTTTGTAATATCTCTTTTTTTTCTGTTGTGCACGACCATCGAGAAGAAAAAAGAAGTGCTTTGTCGCTGGGTTTTTTGCATCCTCTTGGTCGATCCTTTTTTTTTTGAACGCCTTTCGGCCCCAAATTTTCCCGCCACCACACGCCCAGAGAGCCAAAAGAAATAAACACACAAGAGAAAAGGTTGCACTGCATTGCGACTCCCCCCTGGTTGTTGCGGTAAAAATAGGGGCCGTCGGTCCGCAAGGCGCGACAGAAAAGAAAAAACAAAAAATCATTGAGAAAACAAAAGGCCGACAAAAAGAGAGACCAATCCAATCGTGCATATTCTTTGTGGGCAGTGCAACTTTGGACAGAAAAAAAGAGGAGGGGCGCCGATGCGCGCGCAAGCCGAGAGCGAAAAATCTCGCTCACTGTATTCTTTTTTTTGCGTATGGAGAAAAAATCGACCACGGGACATGGGCAGGAATACACAAAAAATACGCAACGTTTTCAAATTTCTGGATATCAATACTGCAAAGAGTCGGACAAACCAAAAAATTGGGAACGTTGTGTATTTTTTGAGTGTTCTTCTCGTGTCCACGCGGGAGAGCGCAGACGCGTGCCCACGCATGTCGCACATGTGCGCTAATAACTTTTGCCGCGCGCCTGACCCTGGAGGCAGAGACGCTGGAGGGCCGACTGGAGGCCGCGTCCGGTCTGACCGGCGATGTTGGTCGAAATACCGGCAATGACAAAGCCCATGGCATAGTTGAAAAAGGTGCGCTGGATGGCGCCCGTCGCAAAGCCGCTATAGTCGTCCGGGTCGAGTGTCGGGATCGGCACAATAAAGGCAATCAGCAACAGCAGCGCGTACATGAGCAGCGGGATCGTGGCGTCGGCCAGGCGCGTGTTGCCCTGGCTCACGAGCAAACTGCCCACGGCAAAGGCGACGCCCACCAGTGTGTTGGCGTCGCTCGAAATCTCGCCGAGCCCAAAGACGCGCTGCGCTTGGATCGAATTTTTGTTGGCCGCCAAGTAGGAGAGGTCCAGCATCGACATCAGGATGGGCCACGCAAACCCAAACAGGGTGAGCGGATGGTGGGCAACAATGGCATAGCCCGCGAGCGCGTCCCACAGCACGGGCCACACCAATACGCCCACCGTGCTCACGCCCGCGCCCAAGAGACGCATCTTTTCGCGACGAATTGCTGGATCGTCGTCGGTAGTGATGTCGTCAAACGATTTGCCGGCATAGAGGGTGACGCCCACCGCCGTAGCGATCAACGCCGTGTTGAACGCGCGTATCCATCCGCGTGGCACGCAAGGGTCGAGCGAACCTGTCACCGGCACGTCTTCGGCACAGCGCAGGGCGTAGGGACCTGTCGACGGCAACGGCGGATCATAGAGACCATCAGATCGCGGCAGGGACGCCGGTGGCGATGCCTGTGGCGCGCCCGGCGGCGCCACCGTTTGGTACTGTTGCTGTTGTGCGGGCACGAATCCGCCGCTCGTGATCGTGCCAGCGGGCGCGACACTCGTGGAAGCCATCGACAAAAAAGCGCGATTAGATGAGGCGGGGTTGTCGGTGCGATCTGGGACGCGCTCGCCCCGTAGTCTTTGTAAAGATCGCGCCTCTCTTTTTTTCCTTGTTCTGTCCCTTTATCGTGGCCTCGGTCTTGCTCGCCGCCGTGTTGGTATCTCCCGCGCGCGCGCTCGGCACGGGGCCCTGCCGAGGTTGAATTGTCGCTCGTGCGCGGGTGCCCGTCTTTTTTTTTTCACCTTTTTTTGTGCGGCGCCAACAGACGATACCACACCGTAAGTTCTCCCTTTTTGCAACCTGCACGCAGGGATTTTTTTTAAAAGAAAAAAAGAGACAGGCATGCCGATAGCGCTGCGCCGCCGCAAAGCGCACGTGGCCCAACATTTCTCCCGCAAGGAAAAAAGAAAAGATGACCGACAAGAAGAAACTGGCCATGGGGCGGCACAAGAAAAAAAAAAGAAAAAAGGCCAATGCGGCTGAAAAGTTGTTGTCCTAACCATTCGGGGCATGCCATCCAAACAGAGGCCCACAACGGGCAGGCAGAGAGGCAAAAAAAGGAGGAGCGGGCAACCGCTCAGTTATTGTTGTTGCGAATTTTTCTGTAACCCGCCCCGAATCTGCCATTGGGGGAAAAAAATGGCGGTTCCTTTTTTCTTTCTCTTTGTGCTGCATGTTTCCGAGTCTGTTTTTTTCTTTTTTTTTACCTTTTTTTTAAAAAAAATGTCAGGTGTTGCCTATCGTCTCGGGTCGTGTCTTTTTGTTTGGCGCTCGGGGCAAGAGCCCAAAAAAGCGCGAGCCGACGGCTCTGCGAAAGAAGCCAACCACCAAGAAAAAGGAGAAACGACAGCGACGAGAAAAAGACACGAGGAAAAACCCGCTGGGACGAGGATACCCTAGGATTTTCTTTTCTTTTTTTAGAAAAGAAGAAGCCAAAAAAAAGAAAAAAGTAGGAAAAGAACATGGGCGACCGTCCCGACGCGGGCTCCAAATGCACGCGCGCGCCCACCTTTGTATTAAATTCGTGCGTGTGCACAGAGCGCGAAGTGCGCTGGTCCTTCTTTCTCCTGGTGGTGATCATCACCTTGGTGGCGACCACGCTGGCCCTGTTTGTGTCGGCTGTGCGCTACGTCAAGACATGGGTGGCAGAAAAGCAGCGGCTGCGTGCCGAAGTCAAGGCCCTCTCACGACACGCCAGCGCTGTAATGCGCGACGCACACCAACGCGCTGCGGCGCAGCAACCATCAACGGCGTCGTCCGCAACGTCACAGATGAACCCGGCCCAGTTGCCCCCGCGAACGGCTGTTCCGTCTATGCCTGAGTCGAGCGCATCTAGACCGCCGGCTGGTGCCTCGGCGTCGCGTGCGCGCACAGCGGCCATCGCCGCCGCTGACCCATTGGTGCACGAGTTGCTCGATGCCATCGAGGCGGTGAGACTAGGCTCGTGTGGCAAAGGATTTGCTTTCGCCGTGGACTCGCGAGGCGGCGTATGGGCGCACGGCAAGACGAGACACTTGGCGCGCGGGGCCACGGGCCGCGTGCCCGGATTTCATCGCGTCACCGACGCCGACTGCACGGGCGGCGTCGGCGACTCGAGTGCCGACGAGGACGCTGATTCGGGCAGTAGCGGCCCTATTCGAGGGCCTTTTGATGGTGGAAGCAAAAGGCGTCGCCGCCTCGTCGCATCAACGGGGTCCCGACGCGCCAGTCCGTTGGTCGACATGATCGCTGCGGCGCGTCGCGGCGGCGGTTATGTCCACTTTCGTTGGAAGCGCGAGGTGCTCATGATGGCCTATGTGCATCCGGTCAAAGGCACCGACCTGGTGCTTGGCGGTGCCGTGCCCGTGCCACGCAAGCAAAAGGCATGGGAAGAGTCCAACGCCACGTCCGGCAAGCGTCCGCCCACACGCCGCTGACTGGTCAATGTGGCTCCCTATTTTTTCCCCTCGCTCTTTGCCTCGTTGCGCTTTTTCTTGTCTGTCCTTTTTTTGTTTACATCGTCGTCTGTGACCGAGCAAGCCATCTCGAATCAATTACCTCTTTTTTTTTGCTCTCGCATGTCGCGTCTTCTTTGGTTTGCGAAAGAGAAAGAGAGATGGTCGCATGGCAGAGCAGCAATAAAAACAGGTGTGGAGACAGCACGCACCCACACACACACACATATACACATGTATTTTGCGTCTACTTTTGCACCGGTCCCTTTTGCTTTTGTGCGCGTGTGCATTTGCAAATGAATATGTGCGTGTGCGTGTGTGTGTACACGTGCGTGCGCGCAGACAGTTGCGCGATCAGCGCATAAACAGGGCTGCTGGGTCGGCAAGTTGTGGGTCGCCCGCGCCTGCGTGGCGCCCCAATACATCGGCACCCAGTGTGTCTGCATAGATTGTCGAGTTCACGGCCGAGAGCACCTCCACGACCTGGCTGCGACCGTTGATGTGCACAGTGGCTCGTCCATGCGCGTCCCATCGGGCACCCAAGCGCAGCGCCGTCTTTGGCACGAGGCCGACGAAAGGGACGAGGAAGCATAACAATCGCCCCCAACCCGGCACACGAAAACATGCAACGAAATCAAAAAATAAAGAAAAGGCCAAATGGCAAAAAAAGCAACATCATGAAAGAGAACGAAAAAAAAGATTAGCCAGCGAAAAAAAAAGAGAAACAGGGAAAAAAGGAAGGGTTGCGATGGGCGGGCGCGTACCGGCAACGAAATGCACGTCAGCGGTCTGCGTGCGTCAATGTCAAACAGCACGACGGCGGCCGGTTCGCGTGGTCCAACCGAGACGTGCATGGCAATTACGGGAGGCGCGTGTGGATCGGCCTCTTGCGCGCCGCCGTCGTCATCAATGAGGCGAGACCACGGCCTGGACGGAGGCGGCGGCATGACGCAGGGTTCCATCGCGGGAGGCGAGCGGCATGCAGTCGCTGGGGACACAAAGTCGGGTTCCATCGTGCGTCAACGCCGGCGTCTCGCGCTTTGCCGAGCGCCCTTTTTTTTTAAAAAAAAAAGAGCGAACAAGAAAAGGGACAGATAGAGAATAGACAGACGGGAAAGCGCGCCGAGTGGGGAGACGACAGAGGCCAAATGTCTGCAGCACGCGCACGCACGCGCGACCAACACGGAAGCGGAAAAAAACCAAACCAAAAAAAAAAGAAAGATTGAATTGCAAGTCCACTGAGAGACCTCTCTTCTCTCTTTTGTTGTATGCGTGCACTGTGCCCTTTTTTTTGGCTTCTTCTCTCTGGGTTTGTTTGTGCCTCCTCTCTTTTTTTCTCTCCAGTTTGCGTATTCGGCGAGTGGCCGCGCGTCGTCGCATCTGCGCACAAGCGCGCACGCAGCACAACACGCAAGAGCCCCGCCCAGACTCGCAGGAGACGCACGCCACGTCCGGGCGAGACCTGCGGCCACTGGCCGAGAGGTGGAAAAAAAAGGCAAAAGCAAAATGAGCGCGTCCAGCGCCAAATACAATAGGCAAATCCCCTTTTTTTTCTCGGCCCTTTTCTTGTTTTGCAAAGCAACAATATGCGTCGGCGTGTCTGTATTCTTTATTTTTTTTAATGGTGGTGTTTCTTTGATCTATACAAAGGGACTGGTGATGGCAGGGGAAAAAAAAAGAGGGAAGCCGCTGTCGTGTGTCCCGGCCGCTGGGGCGTGGCACTGGCCCTTCTCGCGTCTCAAAGGGACGGCCTTTGTCTCGCGCCCGCCCATTGCCGGCTGTGATTTTTAGGATACTCTGTCAGCGTCGGAGCGTAGCGTGCGGCGGCGGCACCCACGGCAACACGCCCGACGACTGCCCGCGGCCCATCGTGCCCTGCCTCGACGTCTGCACGACGTGCGCATTGGCACGCTCTCTGTTTTGTTGTTGTTGTTGTTGTTGTTGTTCGCATGCCGGCGGCGCGATATCCGTTTCGACCAAATGCCGTTCGGGGCGTTCCAAGGGCGGCTGCACGGGCGCTCCAGATCGTGAGCGACGTGGCCATTCGGTGCTGCCATCGGGCGGCAGTCGACCGCCGCGTCCTCCCTCTTGTCGGTAGACGACATGCGTCTCGCCGCTGCCGACACCGCCCCGACCTTGGCCATCACGACGCGGCGGCAGACAGAGCCTGTGCTGCGGCAGCGTCAGACAAAGGTCGCGCATGCGCATGGCGCTTTCGATCCAGCCGCACACGTCTCTAGGCATGGGCCGTGCCCATGCCGGCGGTACACCTGCAAGACCCTCCCATGCCCGACGCAGGAAATAGCGGTAGGACACATAAGTGGCTTCATTGGCAAAGCAATACTCGACGACGTTGTCGGCCTTGACGTGGTCGCCGTCGCCGTTGCTACCAACATTATCATCATTATCATCATAACCGCCGTTTATGTCGTCGTCGTCGCCGCCACCGACATTGTGCACGCATACCGAATAGAGTGCCGACGGATCGTCGGTCTTTTTCTGCGCCACGCTTGCCTCGGAAAAGGACGCCGTGAGCGCTTTGAAATCCAACTGTGTACTGTTGGCGGCCGCTGCCGCTGTCGCACGCGGTTTGACGCTGGCCAAAAGGGCGCGCGACCATGACACGCACAGATCGCACATGGTCAGCGTACACAGCACTTCAGGCGTCGACCGTGCCAGCTGAATGGCGGCCTGGCGTGCTGCCCACAAGGCGGGGCCGCGCAGATCAGTCGTCGACACGAGCCGATCTTCAATATCGGTGCCCAACGCGGCCAGAGCCACGCGGAGCGGGCATCTCGCTCCCTTATTGGCCGCCAACCGCGCGCTGGCCGCGTTCAACAGCCACTCGACGCCGATGGCGTGTTCACCCGACGGACCGCTCTGGCCGTGCGCACTGCCATTGTTGTACGCAACAGAGTCGTCGTGCGCACGGGCGATCGACGCGTCGGCTCTATTATCATCATGGCGACGGTCGCGCGCTGCCATCGCTCTCGGCCCTTTTTTTCCCCCAATCCTTTGGTTCTCTTATGAGCAGAAAGAAAGGGATTAAAAGAAAGCGTTCTCCTTGTTCCTGTGCGGTTTCCTGACTTTTTTTGCGATTCTTGGGTGATCGCGCCTCTTTCTTTTTTTTTTTGATTCTCTTGTCCGTCCTGCGCTCCTGTTGCTTTTTTTCCTTTTTGTGAGTTCCTCTCTTTCTTGCGTCGGCACAAAACCAAGAGGACGAGGCCAGGCGAGTCGCTCCGGCTGGCGACTGGTCGCGATGTCAGTGCGCTCGCTTTTATGCGTGCGCTAGGTGATGTCGGGTTTGTTGTCGCGCCCTATTTGTGCCCTGCTGATTTTTCGTCGCTAGCCCGCCTCTTTGCCCAGTGCCATCCCGGATTCGGGCCTCCTCCTCTGTGTGCGCTGCGCGTGTCCCTTGGCATGCTTGCGCGCTTGTAGTTTGTCAGGGGCAGATTGCATGCCATTTTTCTTGTTTGCAATTGACCGACTGTGTGAGCGTGCTCGCTTCCTTTTTTGGGTTTTTTTGGTGGGGCCCCGAGCACGAGCAGGGATGTTTTAAATACACGAGATACACAAAACTTTCAAAATACCTCATCTTGTACTGCCTTTTTTACGATGCCAATCTTTGTGAATCCAAAAGTCCTGTACATTTTCGTGTACCCTTGGGGGGGGGTCGCTACCCATGCCCCCTGGCGCGCGCGCGTGTGTGGGTGGTGCTTGCTGCGACAGTCACACCGCCTTGGCACAAAAAAGAATGCAATCTTGAAGGAAAAAAGATTTCTTAGGAAAAAAAAAGCACACGATGGTCATGAAAAAGAGGGCATGCCCCCATTTTTTTTCTGTCTCTTTTGGAGCATGCAAGACACAATGCACGTGCACATGTATGTATGTGTGGCTGGCTGTGCGGGCGCACGTCGCAAGGCAAAGTCTGGAGCAGGCGAGCCCCGACTAGAGCCCACCGGCAAGATGGGCTGCGAGCAAGAGCGTCGGCGACGGTGGGGCGTATCGCGGGCACCCATCGTCGGCCATCTGGACATGCGCACCGCTTTGTGTGATGGGCACGAGGTCACCCGCCACGCATGGATCGATGAGCGGTTCGACCAAGTCCATGTCATCATCATCACCATCATCGTCATCGTCGTCGACGCCATCGTCTTGTCGATGGCCATACGCACGGCCGTGATGAGAATCACCGTGATCGGCTCTGGCGCGTTCGTCTCTGTGGTGCCCTCTGTGTGTCGTCTGTGCGTCGTCGCTGTGCTTGGCCACGCCAACGTGCGCGGGGCGCGTTACCACCGCCACCCTGTCGGCGACGACCTCGCTGCCTGGCGGTCGCCACTGGCGGGCGTATTCCTCAGTGACGAGCACGTCGGATATGGCCGTGCCGATGGGCGCCGCCTGGCCCAGGATGATAGGTTCGGTCACCGAGCCGTCGGTGATCTTGTCGGTCTCGGCAAATGCCGCCGCGTCAAAGAGGATGTCGACCGTCTCCTCAAAAGAGGCACGCGAGAGGAATCCATGATCGGCACGGTTGAACCCGTGACGCGTGACGGCCACCACCGAGCCACGGCAGCACATGGTGTCTGTGGCCAACGCGAAATGGCGGTCGTTGACATAGGTGCCGTCAAAAGAGATGACGGCCTTGATCTCGGAAAAGAGCACGGCCACGGCGGCCTCGATGCCGAGCACGGCCGCCACACGGTGGATGTCGTTGCTGTGGCTGCGCGAGACGTCGACACCCGGTATGCAGAGCAATTCAGAAAGCGCATTGCCGTCGACCTCGACCGCCCATTCGGGCGCCGATTCGGCGGCCTCCTCTGACGATGCCGATCCGCGCTGGGCCGTCACCTCAGAGGGCACGGCGCGCGCCACACCCGGCACACCCGAGACGCACACTGCCGCCATAAAGGCCGATTGAATGGCAGACAGTGCCGCGCGTTCCCACCGCGCTGCCTCGGCGGCCTCTTCAGGCGTGGCCTTGGCTGCCGCCGCTGCCGCTGCGGTCCGCGCTGCAACGCCGCCGTCTCCCTTTGGTGCGCGCGATCGTGGACGCGGGGGAGGCATGGCCGACGCTGCCGACGCGGCGTCGGCGCCTGCGGGCATGGCCATTGCGGCGTTGGGTCGCGGCGGCAAATGCTGGCGAAAGCGCGCCAAAAGGTCCGTGGCGTCCTCCAAGAGGACTTGGACAAACCATGTCTCCATGGCCGCCTCGGCGTGTGTCACGCGTCCAAACTCACCCACCGACTCGGCAATGCGACGGGCAACGTCGAGGGGCGTCAGGCCTCGCGCCAGTGTTGCCGCGCGGTCGAGTGTGTAGCGAATGCGGTATGCCTGCGGTCGCCAGGCTTTGGACGAGTGCGGAGCAGCCGTGCCGCTGTCGGCGGCGTCATGGTGGACGCCGCCGAGAGCATGCGCTTTTGTCTTGGATCTGGCCTTGGCGGCTGGTTGGGATGCGGGCGGCACTGGCGCGGTGGTATGCACAAGCGGGCGCTGCCCAAAGAGTGACAAACAAATGCGCGCGAATGCGCTGTCCTCATCCTCATCGTTATCAGTATCGACACCGCGACCAGCCGCGACGGCATTGTCATGGGGGTCACGCTCCACGGCATCGATGGTGTGCGATTCGACGAGCGTGGCCAGCGTCGAGTGTTCGATTTGGCGGCACACGGCGAGCGCCGCCTCGTGGGTGGAGCCCATGGGCGCGTTCCGGTCGAGGTGCAGTGTCACGCACGGGCGCTTCATCTTGAGCGTGGCGTCGATGATCTCGCGCAGCCGCGGCACGCCCAGGGTCACGTTCTTGGCACCGCAGCCGGCAAAGTGAAAGGTGCGCAGTGTGTCGCGCATCTGCAGGCCGCTCAGGAGGGAGAAATTGGCATCGTGCTCCACCGTCAGATCATAGACATAGTCGCGCCCGTGATCGGCGATCATGTCAAGGTCAACGATCTCGTCCCAAAACACGTCGCCCGTTGGATCGTCGCTCCCGACAGAAGGAGAGACATGCTCAATCGCTGCAATGGCGTGGTGTGCTGGCGGGGCCGGGCCGAGTGTCACTATGGAGCCGCTCACGGCGACCGACACACCGTCGCCAGTCAGCGCCGCCAATGCCATAAGCACGTCGGGGTCGACAATGCTCGACGACGGCGACGATACATCGACGGCGTGTGTGGTTTCATTGTGACAGTCGGGTTCTCCAAACACTAGGCCCAAATGGCGTCGGGCCGCGTCACGATTGCGACTGGTCAACGCAACCCATGTCGCCGTTGCGTCGGTCGGCGCGCCCGTTTGCAGCGGTTCAAATAGATTGGCCTCTGATGTCTCGACACCTTTGTCGTCTTGTGCGTCGTGTGCGGGGCACGGCCACAGTGGCAAACAGCGATTGACAGGAAGCACGTCGCCAACGCACAGGTCCTTGCCGTCGATCGGTGTCACGCGGCCGTCGCGCAGCGTGAGGAACGACTTGGCGAGCGTGGCCGTCACGGTGCGGCCCGATCGCGTGCGTACGCGCACCAGAGCGCCGTTGGGCGGATGGCGCGTGACACCCAAGAGTCGTCTCCATCTCACCGCGCCGTTGGCATCGACAGCCGGCACCGTGAGCGTGTGCGCCGATACGTCGACATGCACAGTGTCGTGGGCCACATCGCGCTCGATGAGCGTCTCGGCAGATCCGGCAATGGCGCGCTCGACGAGGTCGCCAATCTGCACCTGGTGAGCGCCACTCGGTCCGGCTACGAGCAGCCTCTCTTCGTACACGACAGACATTTGCGTGCCGGGCTCACCAATGGACTGACCGGCGATGGCACCGACCATCTCGCCGGGCGACACCAGGCTGCGCATGTAGCGTCCGGCGTGGCGGTCGTCGCCGGCGACTTCTGCCCAGATGGCCTCCCACATGGTCCACGTGGCACGCCAGCGGCGCACGATCACACGCGATCGCAATTCGCACGCGAGCACGAGACGCAATCCGGCCGTTCCGCGAAGTGGGGGCAGTCCGGCGACCTCTGCGGCTGCCGCCACCGACGCGCCCACGTCGGCCTCGGCCGCCATGGCCAAGATGGCGCGGCACAGAGCGTCCACCTGTGCGTTCAACGCCAACGGCGAAATGGGGCCGCGCGCACAGGGACGACCGCCCTCACGGCGGCACACTGTCTCGACGAGACGCGCAGCGTGGATGGCGACAAAGAGTTGGTCATCGTCGCCACCTCCGACGCCGTTGGCCAGCGACGACTTCATGGCCAACACCTCGTCCCGTATGGCAATGATGCGCTCGGCCTCGGCGGCGGCGGCCGAGTCGATCTCGGCCTGATCCCACATAGGGTGTTGTTTTTGTTGCTGCTCGTACGCGCCGTTGTTGTCGTTGACGTTGCTGTTGTCGTTGCTGTTGTGTTTAGGCACAGTCCAGCGGCACGCTGCGCGGATGGCATCCGGCGTCATGCACACCTCTCGACAACGCACGCGCTCGATGTAGGTGGCGTCTATGCCGTCGCCGCCATAGGCAAACTGGACAATCTCGCCGTTGGCGTTGCGCACGAGACCTCCGCGCTTGACCTGCAAACTCTCCATCGACTTGATGCAGCGTCGCTGGATGTAGCCGGTCTCGGCCGTCTTGACCGCCGTGTCGACGAGTCCCTCACGCCCGCCCATATTGTGGAGAAACATCTCGCGCTGGTTGAGGCCGCGCTCGTAGGGGTTGCGCACAAAGCCGCGGCTCTCGGGCGGTGGCACGGCCTCGGCGTGGCGGTAGCATGACAGCGTGCGCGATCCAGCTTCCGAATGGATGCGCTGGCCCTCATTGCTCTGTTGGCCGACGCCGCCGCACATCTGGGCAATGTTGAACACGGTGCCCTTGGAGCCCAACATGGCCATGGCGCACACGGCGTTGCTGCGTGCGTCTGTCGACGCCTGCACAATGCGTCCCACTTGATCGAGCACCTTATTGGCCACGCGCGACACGCAAGCCTCGAGTTCGGCGTCGGCAACATGCGCGCGCTTGCGCGGCGGCGGTCGCATATCAGGGTCGCATGCCCCTGAGTCTCTGTCGTCGCCATTGACGTCGTCGTCGTCGTCAAGGTGACCATCAGCCGACATGCCACGGCGGCGACGCCGTCCATGCGTGATCTCACGGGTCGTTGCGATGGCGTCTTCTTGGGCGTTCGAGTCGTCGTCTACCTGTGCAACAAATCGCGACACGTGATCGATATGAGCCATGGCGCGATCGACGACGTGTCCGACGCGCATCCGCGTTGCCGGGTCGGGCATGCAGTCTTGGATACCGACGCTAAATCCGCGCCACGACAGCCAGCGGTTGGCGACGCGTTGGGCGTCGCTGAGGAAACGCTTGACGCCCTCGGCGCTCACATCTTTGAAGATGACATGCACAAAGCCGCCCGTCGTGGCACCGGCCGTCTGCTTGCACACCGAACCGGCCAAGAGTTCGCCCGATTGCACGATGACGACGCGCTCGTCGCGCACACGTCGCGCCACGTATGGGTTGGTCACGTGGCCGATCACGTCGCCCGATGGCCAGGCGCGCTCCGGGTGAAGCATGGCGTCGGCGTCCGAGTCCACGTCGCGCACGCGGCGCTCAAAGTTGACGTCGGCCGGGAGAAGGAGCGAAAACATCTGCTTGCCGGTCCACAACGGCCCGGTGACGCGTCCCGAGGTGCGGTCCACACAGCGCACGATGGCCGGCGGTGGCAGACAAAAGCGCGACCCGCGACCGACGGCGTCGTACTTCATGGCCGTGACCAGCTGCATGACAACGGGTCGCGTGAGAAAGACGTCGTTGGCCGTGAGGAAGCCGCATCCGACGAGGGCGTCCATGACGAGGCCGATGATGGCCTTGTTGGCCTGTGGCGACACGGCCTTTTGTGGCACGCTCATAATGTGCGCCACCTCGGCACGTGCCCGGTCCGACTGGGGCGCGTGCAGGTTCATCTCGTCGCCATCGAAATCGGCATTGTAGGGCGAGGTGACCGACAGGTTGAGGCGCATGGTGCGGCCGGGCATGGGCACCACGTAGTGGTTCATCATGGAACCCATGTGCAGCGATGGCTGCCGGTTCATGATGGCCGGGTCGCCGTCGCGCAGGTGGCGCTCGACAACCCAGCCCACCTGGAGTGGCGGCGCCCGGTCGGCACCAGTCGCGCTGCCGCCCGGTGGCACGCGCCACGCGGCCCCGCTCGCTGCTCCGTCGGCGGTCGCGTGTGCGCCGCTGCCCGTTGCCATGGTGGATACCAACGCTGCGGCGGCGTGGCCCGGAGGCGGCGCGCGCGGTTCGAGGTAGAGGGTGCGCGATCGATGGTCGGTGACTGTCTTGGCACCGGCGAGCGCATCGGGACCAGAGCGCACTCGACGCGTGAGGTCGTCAATGTTAAAGGACGTGACGCGTTCGGGAAAGGTGAGGGTCTTGACAATCTCATAGGGCACGCCCACCTGGTCAATGTCAATCTCGGGATCGGGCGTGATCACGGCGCGCGCGGTAAAGTTGACGCGCTTGCCCATGAGCGAGCCGCGCACGCGGCCCTCCTTGCCCTTGAACCGCTCGACCAGACCCTTGGTGGGCTTGCCCGATCGTTGGGTCGACTGCTTTTGGCCGCGAATGTCATTGTTGTGGTAGGTGGCCACCTCGACCTGGAGGGTGGCCACGAGTTCGGCCAAAGGCGTCGCCAGGACCTTGGCTGTAGCGCCCGATGTTGTTGTTGTTGATGATGACGAGGACGAGTTGGTGGCCGATGCCGACGCACGACGATGCGCCCCGATAGCATTATTGGCCTGCACGATGGCCTTTAGCTTGTGCGTGAGGTCGTCCTGGCCACGCGATCGCGAACCCTCGGTCTCGGTGATGGACGGCCGCACGATAGGCGGCGGCACCGGGAGCACGGTGATGATCATCCACGATGGGTGCGAGTTGGTCGTGTCCCAGCCCATGCGCACATAGTCTTCGGCGGGCACCAGAGTGAGGATGTTGTGGGCCTCGCGCGCGCTAAACGGCTCGGCGAGTGCGGCCGCACGATCCGCGTCGGTCTCAAAGGCCACGCCCGCCCAGTTGGCGCGGATGACGAGTGGGCTGCTCTTGGCCTTTGAATACTCGGGCTGCGGACCAGCGCAGTTCCAGCAGGCCTTGCGTGCCTTGCCGCGCTTGACGGCCTCGCACGCCGCCGCCAGGCGCGCCTTGCCCAGGGCCGCGCGGCCACCACCCGTTGCCGTTGCGTGTGCGGCATCGCGCTCACAGCTGCCGCCGGGCTCGCCCGATGCCGGGGCCTGCGGCCATGGCGGGGCCATGAGGAAGCGGCTGCAATAGTAGCACACGCAGCGAAGCACCTTGAGCACATAGTCGATATAGTGCACATGGTAGACCGGATGGTTGAGTTCGATGCTGCCAATGTGCCCCGGACACGAGTCGACCATGTGACCGCATGTGCCGCACGCCAAGCGACGCACGACGACGCCCATCCGGTGGTCGTAGACGCCGTCCTTTTTAGGCGTGTTCTTGTCGTAGATGGCCGGCTCGGTGATCTTGACCACCGACATGCGACGCACAATCTCGGGATCGACGAGCGTGAGTTGCACGCCGCGCACGCGCGCGCCGTCGTCCTCTTGGCATGTGTAGATGACTGGCGATGTCATTTTTCTTGTATGCTGGTTTTTTTGTTGCTCTTGTTATCGTCGTCGTTCACACCTTGATATTTTGTTTGCGTGCGCGCAAACCCTGCGTCGACGAGAATGGGCGCAAGAGAGAAGAAGAAGAAAAAGTTTGGTAGCCACGCGAGAACAACAAGGCGAGTGGACCAAAAGAATCGATTCGGTGTTTTGTGTGTTTATGAGGTGACACACTGTGCACACGCAGGGCGAGTGATGTATCCGAGACAAGAAAAGGACCGGGCTACATAAAACCTTGGGAGCGCGTCTGAACACGCGCGCTGTGCCGGATACATTGCGCAGGCGGCGCTGCGTCCACGTGCGCACACGTTCCTCTGGCAACGAGCCTCGGAGCGCCGCGAGAGCATAGGATGCCGTCATTCGCCGCCATGCAAAAGTTTATTCTTCTCTTTTTTTTTGAAATTTTTTGGTGCCTTTTCGCCGTCTCATAAAAAGGCACCGACACGATGCAAAAAAAACATATCCTACAGTCGGCGATCTCTCAAAAGGGGCAAAAGAGAGCCATAAAAAGCCAAAGAGGCGCCCCAAAAAGTGTCTACAGTCCATTGCTTTGTCAGCTTAAAAATTATAGACGCATGGGAGAGTGGCCATGTGCGCTATCGGCACTTTTTATGTATTCCTAAACAGACCAAACAACAGTCTATAGACACTTTTGGGACAATACGTTGACTTTTTTATAACTTTATTTTGCTCCTTTTGAGGGTTCGCCGACTGCAGGCCAGAAAAAAGGGAGGACGCCTTTCGGCCGTGCAATCATGTGCTTGTTTCTTTCTCTTTTTTTTTCATATTCTCTTTGAGCAAGCCCTGTTATTTTTTTTTAAAAAAAAAGAGGAGGGCGTGCATGACGCCCGACAACCATCACGACAAAACCGCACGGGCAATTTTGATCAACAAAAAAGCACGCAGTCCGTTGCTGCTGTTGCCAAGCGCCCAATGGCAAGGAAGCGAATGTGGATTGGCGTATGGTTCCGGTTTTGTGCTTCCCATGCCCGGTTTTTTGCGCCTCCTTGCTTGCCGCAATCGCCACAACAGGCCAAGAGCCAGCGAATCTGGGCACGAACCCAAAGGAAAAAAAGAGGCTCCAAGAAAGAAACGGCCGTGTCGATCCCTTGTTTCATTGGCTAAAAAAATAAAAAAGGTCGAAAAAAGCATCTCTTTTCTTATGGTTTGTTGCTCGTCGAAACTCGCAGAGGACAAGTTCGCCTTTTGCGTGCTCGCCCTATTTTTTTTGTGATCGGCTACCTTGGCCAACATCCCAGACGTACGCCGACCGGCCCTATCTCGCTCTTTCTTTTTTCCTCCTCTGTCTCCAACAACTCGATTGTCTCAATCGAGAAAAAAGGGGTCCTTTGTCGTTGGCTCTATTGATCGGTCATGCCGCGTCGGCGCCGTACATCGCGATCCACACAACGCCACATCAAGATGGACGTGCCTCTGGAACATGACCAACCTGACAGGACACACACTACACTTTGCGATTTGCCTGTCGAAATGATCGACGCCATCTTGTCTAGAATGGACGACCCATGCGATGTCGCACGCTGCCGCATGGCGTCGCGTGCCTTTTGGACGCGCGAAAACCGTCCGCAGGACCGTTATCCGGAATCGGCGTGTCCGTGCAGTCGCCACTTGCGTATGCCCATGCCGCGCAGTCAATACCATAACGACACACCTTGTCCTGGGCATGGATACACGTGTTACTCGCACGCCATATCGCATGCTCTTGCTAGAGGTCTCGTCGGTGAAGCCGACTGGCTATGGCAGCGCTACTTGTCGGCGCTATGTGTGCCCCGTACCTTTGGCAAGACTCAAAAGAGCGTCTTTCCATACACGACTGCCCTCGAATACACTGCAGAGCGCGTATGGTACGCGACTGTCGGGCAAGGCGACATTGCCGCCGTGCGTTGGGCACACAATACACTCGTTTCCGTCGGGCTACGGGCGAAACCGTGTGACCACTATTACGAGGCGGCCGCGCGTGGACACACGGATGTCATCCTCTGGCTGCTCAACGCAGACCTCATTCAAGACACATGGTCGGCGGCAAAGTATGCAGCACGAGGCGGGCATCTCGACTTGACGCGCGCACTTCTCGATGCGCGCCGGCGTCTATCCCACTCGATACCGTTTGGAGGCGTGTGGACGAGCGCGGCATATGGCGGTCACCCTGACGTTGCCATGACACTACTCTACGAGTTTGGTGTTGGATTCGAGCGCTCTAAATCGCGCGAGCAATGTCGCACTTTCGACGTCGAGACGGCAGCATCGACGGGCATGATTGATGCGCTCGCGTTGTTGTGGCAAAAACACAGTGCCGCCCAATATGCAGAACAGGCAATGTCAGAGGCCATCAAGGAGCGCCGTATCGATGTTGTCGAATGGCTGGTATCGATGGGCACCCAGCCAGACAGTGCAGAAATCGCGTCGGCGTGTCCATGCCGCGAACATGGCCCGCGCGGTCCACTCTTTGACCAGTGGCGACGTTCACGTTATGGGTCTGTGGTGTCATGCATCGCCATTGAATGTGCGATTAAACACCGAGACGCGTCGACGCTAGAAACGATGGGCGTTAGGAAGATACGACCACACGCGCAAGGCCGTTGCCGGTGCGACCGCGAAATCGACTGGCGGCGATTTTTGGGCGACGTCTTTCGCGAGGCCAACAACCCCAACGCACCGACGCCTCGAAACAAGGAGGCGGTCGCCGCCATGAAATGCGAAGACAGTGACGTATCGCGTATGACCATTGTTATGGCACAAGCATGCCCTCGCATGTGTGTAGCAGCAGGGTGGCTCGACGTTGCCATACGCACTTTCAACAAGGGCCTCGTCGAGGCGCTCTTGCCCCATGCAGATCCCTGGGCAGCGTATCATGCAGCGTACGCAGCGTGCAGAATCGGCGATCAAAGACTCTTTGTCCATCTGGCTGCGCTGGCTAGGGGATATCACACATTGCGTGTTACGCTGCAAAACACGCGTGACGCGCGCATGGCTGCCTTTCTCATCGACTCTGGCATAGTCGACAAGCCCAGTATTTACGCGCTCGGCGACATGGTCTCGCGAGGAGACGCGCCGATCGTCGAGGCCATGATTGCACGGATGACTCACGATGATCTACCTGCCGGTCTGCGTAACGATCTGTTAGCGAGGGCGGCAGAAGCGGGTTCAGCCGATACAATCTCCATCTTGCTTGGGTCTACCTTTGCTGCGTCTTTCAATGCCGATGCTTATCACAAGGCCATGATTGTCGCTGCGCGCCGTGGCCTCTTGGACCTCGTTGTTCAGTTGGCTGATGCCATGCGTACTTTTGGTCATGAGCCCGATCCGCAAATTGTTGCGTGCGCGTCCGTGTGCGCTCGACTGGCGCACGACGACGATCATACGGCAATGGCATCGCCCCTGTCGGCTGACGAAGTGGCTGTGATGAAGCGTCTCATCGACGGCGCCGTCGTGCCCATGCATGACTATTATGTGTTGCGTCTCGACACGTGCATACAAATAATGCGATTGATTCGCCGGTGGCCTCGTCTGGCAACGGCCAAACTCGTCAGACAATTGATCTCGACGGGCATCCACGTGGCATGGCTCGAACAGTTGCACGCGACGCACCCCAAACTCTTTGAAGACAACCGCCAAATCGAAACGCTTGTCAACGCGGCTGTCGAGATGAGCGCGCCCGACCTGGTGAGGTGGTTGTGTCGACGCTGCACTGTGACGCCGTCTTTTGCAGCAAAGACGGCTCTAGGTGCCGTAAGACGATGCGACGTTGCCACTGCCCAATGCTTGCTCATTGATGGCAAGGGCGCGACGGCATGCAAGTACGACGCCCTCATCGAGGCCGCTGCATCGGCTGGATACGATACAGTGGCAAAAGACACTTTTATGGACAAGTACAGGTGGCGCGCATACGCAGATCATGTATTGAGCACGATCGAAAAGGCGGCCGCCGATCGCCTGCGTGTCGTCGACGCAGGGTCGACCGCATTGCCGTTTGTCCTTTGCCGCGAATCCAAGGCGCGCGCATGGGTCACGACATGGGCCGATACATGTTGGCGTCCAGCGAAAACGGGTATCGAACCCACTGGCGCGTGCCACTTGTTTCCAACATCGCCGTAACCAGAGACCATAAAAAGCGAGTCTTTTTTTCGTGTCATCAAAAAAAATAGGAAAACATAATATTGCGTATTGTTGTCGTTCTTGGTTTAGCGAACGAGCACAACGAGAGCAGGCCAAATGGGACGATCTTTGCCAGTCCAATTGAATCGATTCCTTTTTGCTCTTTTTTTTTCGAGCCGTGTTTTTATTTTTGTTTTTGGCGCAAAAAGAGGCGGTTGCTCTCTTGTGCGAATCCATTCTGCACTTTTAGGCCGTGTACAAAAAAGTATCAAAACAGACTCGGGAGGAAAGGAGCGCCAACGTCATTTTTTTGTTGCAAGAGAAGACAAAAAAAAAGAAATTATGGGTGGTACCCTGCTGTTCAGAAGAATGCTGCAGTACAAACAAATGGCGAGGATACTTGCCTTTTGTGTGTGTGTACATGTCCATTCCGATGGGCAACAATAGGCTGGCCAAAAAAAGACGCGATTGCCCACAGGCAAGAACAAAAAAAGACTTTTGTGAGTGACGCAAGTGACGCGCCTCTGTCGTCTTGGTCCGTTTTTTCGCGTGGCACAAGCCCTTTTTTTTCTTGATTTGACATGCAAGTTCAAAGAAAGGAGAAAAAAAGAGTGATGATTCAACCAATTTATGTGCGGCACTTTTTTTGTTTCGGATGGTGTGATCGAGTTCTGTGCCGTTGGCCACACGCACGCCGTCCATCGAGGGCGCTGTTGCGCTTGCTTCAGAGGCTGCCCTTCTTTTTTTCCCCGCACAAGGACGGAGCGTGCGTCCTCGAAAAGGACAACCCATCATAGAAAAAAAAAGAGAGACACACAGCGTGTGAAAAAAAAAGAGATCTCACACGTGCTAGGTCTGCACTGCATATCGAACAATGCAGGTCATTCTATGGCACGCCAAACAAGAATACAGTGTCAAGCACGATTGCACGTCTCCGTCGCATTCTGCTGCATCAACAGACGCTGCGTACACGCATCACGAACCAATGTCTTGCACGCCCATCCTGCAGAGTACAGCGACAACAACAGCATCGCGCAATAGCCCGATGCTACTGGCAGGCGCGCCGCCAACATCGGCAACGTTGGCAATGCAGTCTGCACGACAACCAGAGGCAGACGCGACTTTGCCGTCGCCGTCTATGTCGCAACATTCAATCGGCTCTTTTTCAGCGTATGGTCAGAATGCTCATGGCGGGTCTTTGACGACACCACCTACGCCTGGACCCTTTTCTTTTTTATCAGACACGTCGATGACGGCCTCACTGAGCCTCGACGATTTGGCGGCGCGCGAGCAAGAACGCGCAGTGCAAAGGCGTCGTCGGGGCGATGTCGATCGCGTGCTCCAAATCTTTGACGAGGTGGATGCCCACTTTGCATCTCTGCAAACCATGGCGAAACAGCGCGCACTCATGTCGACAACGACAACGTCATCGTCGTCTTCCTCTGGCCCGTCAATGTCACAACATCCCCAGTAGCCGAAAATACGGTCCCAATGGGACGAGAAAAAAAGGATAAATGGCGGTAAGAATGTGAACATTCGCGCCTTTTTTATACTATAGGGTCTGGGTTTGCCAGAGACTGTTTTGAAAAAAAAAAGAGATGGCGCAAAGTGCGGCCCAAACTTTTCGCCCTGACAAGCGTGAGCCGCCGGGTTGGCTGTTGCGCAGAAAGAAAGAGAGAAAAAGACAAATGCCATGTTTATGCGACCGATGCTGGCTGCTCCTGCACAGGGAGAAAAAAAAGGCCACTGTACGCGCAAGATAGGAAAAAGTCTCATTGGCTGTTGAGTTTCTTTTTTTTTCTTCATTTGTTTGAGAAAAATCTCTGGCTCTGCGCGATGGCCGATTTCTTTTTTCGGCGTTGGTCTTTTCCTGACCCAAAAAGAAAGAACCCATCCAAGGCGATGCCTTTTTGTTTTCACGCTTCTTTGTTGCCCTTTTCTTTGCACCAATGGAAAAAAGGGACAAAAGTTGTCTCGCTGAGCAACCCGTTCACAATCTAGTCCCTAGAGTTTGAAAAATGAGGCGCCCATTTTTCGCTGGTGCATTTCTTTGCACGCTGTCGGCGGTTGATTATCGGGACACTTTGTGGCATTGGCGCATGTTGCCTTGTGCGGTTTTTCTCTGTTGCAGGAAAAAGGGCATACAAATTTTCCTCTGGTGCTCAGGTTTACGGGGGCAACCGTTTACAAGACAGCACGCAAAAGGTCGGCCTGGCTCAAATCGATCTGACGGCCACACGCGGCAGTGCCCGGCTGCGAGGGTCCCGACAGACCGGTGACAGCGATGCGCGGCAAAATGCCGACGATGGGTTCGCCTGGCAGGTAGCGGTTGACAAATCCGGGTCCATTTTCAAGCGGCTCCCACGCAAAGTCGCGCAAGTCGTGTACGGCCTGGCAGCACTCGGAATAGCCCGACGTGAGCATCCTCTGTGCCTCGTTTTCGATCTGGCGCACGCGCTCAATGGGGATGTCGGCTTCAAGCGATGTGAGCAGGCGCGCCACACGCTGGTACCAGCGCACGAGAATAGAGTCGAGGCGCTTGAGGCGTCCATAGGCCTGCGACTGCTGTTGCGAGGTGGCGCCTTGAAGCATGATGGGCATGTTGCGAGCGATCTCATCGCGCGCGTCCTGACAGAGCGCGCGCATGTTTTGACGGATAAAGGCCGCCAGGCGCACCTTGGTCGTAAAGTAGTCGCCGATAAAGGCGCACGCACGGCGGCGCGCGTTGGCCTCTTGGGCCTGCGTAAAGCCAAACCCGGCGGGCTGGAGCGTGATTCCGAGACGGCCCTGGATGCCGGCCAACTGTTGTAGGTCGAGCCACTCAAACATGTCCTGCTCCAACAGGGCAATGCGCCTGCAGATGGCATCGGGCTCCGCCGCCACCCATCCCGCGCGCACCGCCTCGTTGACAAGGGCGTTGCCGTGAAGCATCACCTGACGATAGGCCTGTTCAATCTCTTGGCCGCTGGCCGCCACCTGACTCGCCACGCTCTGTTGGGCACCCATTTTCTCTCTTTCTTTTTTTTTGTTTGTTCTCGGTTGATCGGTAGGCCCTTTGGTTACTTGTTTTTTCGCTCGGAATCGCTGTTTGGTCGCGAGAACAGAGGACAAGGGCAGACAGCGAGGCCTTTGTCGAGAGCAGCGAGCCGGCCTCGAATGTGCCGCGCAGAGATGCCGAAACAACGACGGCAACCGAAAAGGAGAAAAAAGGGAAAATCTGGGAAAAAGTTGTTTTCTTGTTGGTGGTGGCCGGTTTTTCGTGGTGATACCAGACCGTACTGGCGCGCGTCAATGAGCGCACGCGAGTCTTTTTTTTCTCGTCGCTTCCGACCGCGCCTTTTTTTAGATGCGGATAGCCGACGACACCTTGCTTGGGTGTCTGGCTGCGACAAGTTGGCGGCGTTGTGGTTGGGTCCACAGTGCCTCCTTTATTTTTCCCGATGGCCGCTACGTGTCTGGAATGTGCAAAAAGATACTTTTTTTTTCCTACATGCCTCGTAGTTCTATTGGACCTCGCTGCCCCTAGACTCCTGCACAACCTCGTGGCCCTGTCGGACCTCGTGGCCCTATCAAACCCTGCGGCCCTTGGACTCCTGTGCAACCTCGCGGCCCTGCCAGACCCTGCGGCGCCGGATACATTGTCGCCACGTAGCCCTTGCGCTGTAGATCGAGCAAGAGATCAGCGAGCGCCTGCGCAGATAAGCCTGCAGCACTGCGGGCGACAGCGTCGCATAAAAGGTCGGAATCTCGATTGCTCCAGATCCATCGCGGACGCGCGGGGTCGGTAAGGTAGGCGACGACGGCAGCACCAAAGAGCCCCTGAAGTGCCGGCGTAAACTTGAACATGCCAAGGCGGTCACATAGGATGGCCAAGAGATCGACGCGCCCCAAGAGCGCTGCGGCAATGTGCGCAGGCCCATAGAATTTGCCGTGCAAGAGTAGGTGGATCGAATCCAAAGGCAAAACGGCGGCGGCGATCATGAGGGTCCACCCGTCGATCGGGCAGCCCATGCCTTGGAGTCGCTCCAAGAGCGCAATACCTCCATAAGCGACAGACGTTGCGGCCAATCTTGTCCCGAGCACGTCTTTTCCTGCGTGGTCGGCGAGGATCCACTCAAAGAGATCGAGATGGCCCCCACGCAAAGCCGCAACAGCCGTGTCCTGACTCCATGGGCTGTGTTCGACCTCACGGAGCCACATGACTAGCGCCTTGTGGCCCCCAGCTGCAGCATGATCGATCGTGTCCATGCGCAGGCCCATGCGCCCCGCAAGGGAACCGCGCGTATGGCTCACGTCGGCCAGCGCGATGGCTGTCGCGCGCCAGCGGCAACAAACACGCGCGGCCACTTCAATCGAACCCTTGGGAAGCGATGCCAAAAGATGGGCCATGACCTCTTCGGGCAGTTCTATAGTCAAATCCCTGTCTACTGCGCTGTTTTTGCCGGCCATCATTTTCTTGTTTGTGTTGATATTGCTATCGCTGTCGATGACGACGACTGTGTAGGCTTTTGCAGAATTTTTTTATTCTGTGCTCTCTATTCTCTCGCGACAAAAACAGATCAGATGTACAAGCCGCCGATTCCCTTGTGCCTGCAAGGTTGGAAAAATGATTCGGACCAATCCAGATAGCCACTCATCCGCCCCTCTTGCGAAAGTAAAGCAAAAAAGATTGGAGGGCGTTTACAGCGCAGGCCCACTACCAAGTAGACAACCGTCACGGCCCATTTTCTTCCTGGCGCAGAGTCGCCGCACCAGGCAACCGCAGCGCAAACAAGTGCGCGAAAAAAGGAGAAAAGAGCCGACAGTGTGCGTGGGCGATTCACACACACACCTACTTTTTTTACTGGTTCTCGCTTGTTGTGGGATCATCCGTTTTTTTGTTTTTCCATCTTTTTTTGGCGTGCGCGCAATGCACAAAGCACAAGCGAGGGCAAGACAGAGGAGAATTACAGAGCGAAAAGGCAACGCCCTTATTCGCGCTTGCGCTTGCCCATTGTGACAACCACTGTAGAGGTAGTGTCGGCGTGGGTCCTTGTTGGTGCGGCTGGCATAGGTCGCAGGCGACAGCGTGTCATGGCGCGCCGAAAGATCTCGTGAATGTCTGTCTCGCTTAGTGATGCCTGCACGTCGTCTCTTGTGATATCGCCCAAAGACGATTGATCCCGGTTGTGGGTGTCCAGGGTTGTCGTCGTCGTTGCCATCGCCCTTCCCATCGAATCAGAATCGTGTGCGCCGAGGCCCAATGCAGCAGCCTCACGCAACTTGCGCGCTTGTATGCGCGCCACGTCGGCCTCGACGGTCGACGCCGCAAAGAGACGCAGCACCTTGACCTCGCGCGTCTGGCCGATGCGGTGCACGCGATCGCAGGCCTGCTTTTCGATAAACGGATTGTACCACGCGTCAACCAGCACGACGTGGTTGGCAGCGCTGAGGTCCAAACCAACGCCGGCACAGTGCAAAGACGCCAAGAGTACGCGCGCGCTTTTGGGATCGCCCACGGTCGTCCCCGAGCGCAACGTCATGCGTCGAGGACGCGCCCTACTATTGTGATTGTCGTCACTATCGAAACGAACCGATGATGATGGTGATGATTCATCGCCGTCGTCCTCGGCGACAGCGTGCGGGGCCGCGCTCTCGTATGATGCTGCCGATGACGCGCTAAATGTGGCGAGGATGTTGGCGCGACGTGCAATGCCCGATACGTCGCCGTCGTAGCGCACCGACGCGATCTTTGCCTCGCGCAAAAACCCCTCGACAAGATCGAGACACGCAGTCCACTGCGAAAATACAACAATGCGCGTAGTCGGATCGCTGGCGAGCGCATCGACGCAGTAGGCGACGAGAGCGCGCATCTTGGCGCTGGGGCGTGGCTGCGACAGGTCAGCGTCAGCGTTCCATCGCGCTACGGCGCCACACGCAAGGCACGTTGCATGGGGACGCGACGGTGCACCGTTTGCAGGTGGTTCCGATGCACACAGGGCGCAGAGGCGATGGCCGCACGATGCCACGATGCCGGGTCCGCCGCCCGCAGGGTCATTGTCGGCTGGACGCGCGCAACAGCCACAGCGTGAGGTTTGCGGCGTGCCGTCGCGCCAACCTCGTCCCATGGCCAGGAGCGGGTGGTTGCATGCCTGCCGCAGGCGTCCCACCCACGCGAGCACGGCGCCAAACATGCGCGGTTTGGCGCGGTCTTTGGGCGGCGCCGCCGCAAAGGCTTCGTAGGCGCGTAGAGCCGATCGCACCAGGTCGTTGTAAAAGGCGCGTTCGGCGCTGTCCATACGCACGCGCACGCTCGACGCCGTGCACGTTGGAAGGGTGTCTTTAAGCACGAGTCGCTTGTCGCGCATGAGCACAAACTGGCGGGTCCATCTGTCGATGCGCCCATCTGTCGACGGCTGCGGTCCACCCGACGACGTTTCCCACCAGACGTCATCGCAATAGGGCGTCACGTTGATGAACCGCGCGAGGGCCTGGAGATCGCGACACGAGTTGTTGTACGGTGTGCCGGTCACGCACCAACGACGCGGCGCGCGCAGCGCCAGCACTGCGTCGTGGACGGCGCTTCCCGACGTGCGAATACGGTGCGCCTCGTCAAGTATGACACGGAACCAAAGGACGTCGAAAACGTTTTGAGCGCGACCATTGTATCCCTGTTTGTCTAGAGTGGTGCGATTATCGCTATTCTTGTCATGGCCTTTGCTGACACTGCTGTGAGTTCCGACCGTTCCGTGGCCGTATCTAGCGAGACCATGATGCTGGCGATGACAAAGGTGGCCGTGGCGGCGGCAGTGTTGTGTGCGCTCGCGTTGGACAATCTCATAGGTCGTCAGCACGAACCGTATCGCGCTGTGCGATTCACGCTCGTCTTTTGCGTGGTCCCCATGTTGCCTGCTGTCGACGCTCGGATCTCGATCCGGTCCGTCGCGCAAAAAGGAAGCGAGGGCAGTCTGCCTGCCGGCGCCATGGTAGATCAACGTCCTCGCCCGGTCTCCCGTGTGACGTGCTATTTGCAGCCGCCATTGGTCCAAGAGGCAGAGCGGCGCCACGACCAACGTGGCCGACGAGGACACTGCACAGAGGTCGCTTGCACAGTCGCGTGTCTGGTGCGACCGTGCTGACGATACCTCGTATTCTCCCGGCGACTCGTCGAGTGGCATTGTTGTCGAGACAACAAGCGCGATGCAGTCGAGCGTTTTGCCCATGCCCATGTCGTCGGCGAGAACGCCTCCTCCGGGGTGAGACACGCGCTCGCGCGATCGCATCCATTCGACGGCCTCGACTTGGTGCGGCAACAATGTTGTCACCAGCCCACGCGGCCGTCGAGTGTCCGAGTCGGCGTCGCAGCCCTTTTCGCGCTCCTTGAAGTTGTCACTGTTCATGATGCAGATCTGCCCTCGCCGTCAAATACCCTGCCCGTGCTCCGTGGTGTCGCCGTTGTTTTTCCTCATGGCTCTCATAGAAAAAAAACCCCCCAACAAAGTGACCTGCCCCACACGACCCCAGGCATTTGGCTATTTGTGCACTGTCATCGGCTCTTTTTTCTCTCTCTTTTTTTTTTGAAAAAGATCATCTTGTGTCTATTCTGCGTCGGGCTCCTGTTTTTCCGCGTCACTCCTTGCGCATTTTTCTTCCGTTTCCCCTCTGTCTCTCTTTCTGTCGAGACACAAGACCCCCGCGCGCGGCGATCCGACACAAAGGTCCACGCCGCACTTGGCGGACTCTTGGGGACCCACAACAGTAGGAAAAACTCCAACAAAAAGAGAGAGAGAGAGAGCAACACGATACCAGAGACACTAGAAAGAGGACAAAAGGAAATGTTGTGGGCTTTCTCCTTCATTCTTTTTTTTTTAAATTTTCCCGTCATCACAGTGGCACGCACGCGTGGCGGCAATGGGCGCGCCGAGAGGTCACAAAGCGACGCTGGCCTAGTAAACTTTGCCGACGCCGAAGCTAGATCGGCGCTGGCGCGAAGCGTTGCCGTACTGTCCGGCAAAGTTGCTGCGGGCGGCATTGCCGTACTGTCCGGCAAAGTTGCTACGGGCGGCATTGCCGTACTGGCCGGCATAGTTGTCGGCATACTGGGCGGCAAAGTTGCGGGCGTACTCGTTACCGAGACCGTTCTCGCCATAGACGTCGGCGTCATCATAGTGTCCGGCAAAGTTGCTGCGACCGGCGGCGGCGTTGCCATAGTGGCCGGCAAACGACTGGCTGTCAAAGGGGTTCACGCCAGCAGGCTGCTGGCCAAGGCCCAGCGAATTGCGACGGCCGCTGCTACCGGCGCCATAGGCACCGGCGTAGCCCTGTGCGCCGAGGCCATCGGTCGAGTTGTGGCGGTAGCGGGCAGCGAGACCCGCCCTGGTGCCCAGCTGACCAGCGCCGCCGAGACCGGCGGGTGCGGTGGCGGCGCCGAACTGCGCCGGCTGGCGCAGCGCCTGCTGCTCGGCGAGGAGTTCCTCGAAACCGGTGGGCAACTGTTGCTGCTGGCCAAACTGGGGTTGCTGCTGGAACGGCTGGAGCGGGGTGCCCAGACCTGCGCCCTCGAATTCGGTGAGTTCCATGAGGTCGTTGCCGCCGAGGAGGCTCGCCGCGCGGCCGGTCAGCTGGCCGGCGCTGATGGGCTGCTGGCGCTGCGATCCAGCAATGTTCATGGCGCGCGCGCTGCCCTGTGTCCGACCCTGGGCGCTCTGCACATACTGGCCAAACGAGTCGAGAAGTTGCTGGCGAGTGAGCGCTTGCGATTGAGCAGCCCGTGCAATGGCTTCGTCCTGAGCGCGTGTCAAGCGCGACTGGGTGCCGAGCGGGTTCTGCTGGTCATACTGGCCTCGGAACTGCATAAGCTGGTTGAGGTTGGCGGCGCTGCCGAGGCGGTACGACTGGTTGGGGTTGAGGGGCGCCTGGTTCATGGGCTGCCTGCGCTCACCGGGCACGCTGACGCCGACGAATCCGTTGGAGATTGCGGGCAGGGCGGCGGCGTTGAACGCGGGCTGACGCATGGCCTGAGCGGACGCGCCGAAACCGGCGTTGAAGGGAGACTGAAGCGCAGACATGGTTTTTTACTAGATCCCTACTCTCTTTTTCGTTTTCCTGTGATGTGGTGTCGGTGGCGCTGTCGCAGTCGGCGGCGATGCTGAGCGAGCGGGTGGGAGAATTGGGAGGGGGAAAAAGAGAGGCGGTTCGGTGTCTCGCGGGCGTTGCGGGTTGTCTTTGGGGGACGCGACAAAAACCGACACGCGGGTGCGTCGGCCGACGAGCGCGCCTCCCCCGCGCCGTGCCGGGTCATCACACGCGCTGGGTCCGTCCCCTCGCGCCGTGTCCTCTTGTAGAGCCACATCGCGCGGCTGCCCCCACCTCCATGGCGCGCACGCGCAATAGCCTGCAGTACAGGCATTAAAGGCCAAAGAAAAGAAAGAAAGAAAAAGTGGTTTGTCGGTTTTTTGTTTCGCTGTCAACCGAGGGAGGAGCATGCAGGCGCCACGCCGCCATCTGGTGGTTTTGAAGTACAGGCAGACCCTTTTTTTTTTAAAAAAAATTACTTGTAGAGGTCTGATTTTTTCCCGTCTGTTTTTTTTGATGGCACCGGTGGGGGTGTGTGCGCGCGTACCGTCAAGGCACACATTGCTTGCAAAAAAAAAGGAGAGCCCGCAGCCCAAAATGGCTTGCCAAGGAAAAGAAGGCCCTGCCCTTGTCCGGCACGCGAATGGATTTTGTCATGCGCGTGTGCGCCGGTGTCTGGACGCGCGGCCAATTGCCGTCATATGATTCGTCCCCGTGGCGACGCTTTTTTTACTTTTTTTTTCCCAATTTTCGGGGCCTCCCAAAGGTCCGCGGTTCACGCACCCAACGCGCAGAGCAACCACACGTAACGGTCTCGCGCGCGCACACACTTTCCACGCGGGAGGAAACCTTGTATTTAAAAAAAAGAGAAAAACGTAGAACGAACCGACAACACGACACGGGGGGAGGGAACCCACGGCTCTAGCACGACCAACAACAACAACACATCCTGACGGTGCAGTCGCCTCTCTCGCCAAAACCCGACGCACATACATTAGAAAAGCAAAAAAAGGAAACAGACAGACAGAACAGGGCATTTTGCCATGGAAAAGAACGACGAGAGAGCCGACGGTGCGGTGGCGGATGGCAACGACCTCTTGCTTCTCATGGTGGGCGCGCTCTTTTGGGCCGCGTGCTGTCTGGCAGCCCGGTGCGGTCTGTTTGTCGCCTATGGCCGTGTGTCTTTTCCGACGCTTCTCGGCGTCGCTCAGGTGCGGGCCGCCGTCGCCATTGCGACAGTGGTCTATGCCCTTGCCGCCGCCTTTGCACCCGACAGCCGGGCATTTTGGTGGGCAGGCGCATGCCTGTCGGCGGTTTGCGTCGGCACGGTGCACTATTGCTTGATCGACAAGGGCACCGCAGCACGTTTCGCGTTCATTCCATTGATCGCGGCGACTGGCGCGTGCCTGCTGCCCGCATGGTGGGGACCCGATGCGGCATGGCACGCGGGTGCGTGGCTGTGGGTGGCAGCTTCAGCGGCGAGCATCGCGTGTGACGCGCGCTCCTATGGGCGTCTCTCGGCAATCGATATGGCGCACCTCTTTCTCGATGCGCACGCGCTTTATGCTAGTGGCCTGAGCGCGCCGTACGTCCACCCGCTGCTGCCTCTGGCGGCGGGCGTGGTCTGGCTGTTGCGAGGCCTCGACGCCATTATCGGTTCGCAACGGCGACCCGGCTCGCCTCCGGCCGCCCTATTGGGTGTCGTACGCCTGTGGCGAGCGGCACTCATCGCCGGCGTCATCAACGCGACGCTCTTCATTCTCTTGGGTGGTATGTCGGGGAGCGATGGCTGGCCGGTGTTGGGTCCATGCGTCAGGGTGATTGCGTTGCTGGCACTGCTCACCGAAGAGCAGACGTCCATTCCGTCGGCGCTAGCCGAACCGTATGTTATCGCGCTCATGGAGCGCGCCGGGTGGAAGCGTCCGCCTCCGCGTGGGCGCATGGCACGACGTGTGCGCGCGCCCGTGTCGTGAGACGCACCCCTTGTGCATCTTTTCTTTTGTTCGCGCACGATAACGACGACGACAATGCAATTTTTTTTTAAAAAAAAATGTCTGTTTTCTTTTTCCCCTTTTGCCTATTTTAAAAAGAAATTGTCAACGCGTCGCGCCAATACAAGAAAAAAGGGGGTGGGATCACGCCATTCTAGTTTCGCGCTCGCATACGTCGCCACCGTAAAAAAAGTAAAAAAAAGAGAATGACAAAAGGCCAGAGAGGAAGAAAGCACGCCAGTGCGTCCTCTTTTTTTTGTGACGCTGCAAGTGGCGCATGCAACTAGGATTGTTTCGCCCTGATCCCAACAAAAAAAAGATCACAAAAACGGATTGCCCACCGATACACAAATGCCCTTGGCGACGACGCTGCATTCCCAATTCCGCCACGAGCGAGCGGCGCGTTGTCGAAAAAAAAGTGGTCAAGCCAATGGGAGGCGGCAAAACACGGCCGGCCGCTTTCCTTTGGCCACCGCTCGATGGGCCAGAAAAAAAGAAAATGTCGTATTCGCACACAAACACACACAAAAAAAAGAGAAAGAGAGAGAGATTATGGTGGGACCGCACTGCCGGGCTCTGCTGCGTAAAAAAAAATAAAAAAATGCACGAAAACACACGGGGAAGATACTGATAGGAAAAAAGTGCGTGCCAAGAGAGAGAGAGAGAGAGAGAGAAAGAGAGAACAAATGCGCGGGTATCTCATGGTGTTTGTCATGTCTAAAAAACCTCTTTTTTTTTCTCTTGCTGTGTACACATGCGCACGCATCTCTCTTTTCTTTATTGTTGGCTGTTGTCGTTGTTATTGTATATGTTGCTGCTCTCTTTATGGTCCCACGAGAGACATATACAATCAAGTTTTTTCATCGCGTGCGCTCGACTCGCAGTCTCTTTCCCTCTCCTTTTTCTTCTTCTTTTTTTTTCCCTCCCCCGATTGTCTCTGGGTGCCTCGGTACTCTAGCGATGGCGCGAGGCGAGACAGAGGATTTGACGCCCGTGCGGTGTCCCAGCAGCAGCAGCATGGACGGGCGACGGCTGGCAGATGCCGACAACGATCGCGGCATTGTCGCGCTTGCGTACGACATGTCGCACGAGGTCGTCGCGCAGAATGCGCGCCACATCACCGGGCGCGATATTGCCCGACGCGATGCCGTCGCTCAGACCATCGAGTATGGTCGCCACGCGCATTGCCGATAGCGTCTCGCCGCTGGGGGCGGGTGCGTCTCGTGGACGTTGCGGAGGCTGCCATCCGCCGGCGAGGCCGTACGAAGCCCAGAGGCCATCGCTAGCGGCAACGACAATATCGCCGGGTCCCACGAGTGCCGTGGAGATGGACGGCACCGCCGTGATCCGGTGCTGCGACATGAGCACGTGGCCGAGCGACCGCGACGGCATGAGCATCTGGCCGCACTCGGGCCCCGTGGTCACGACAAAGTAGGGCGGGTGCACGCCGACACCATAGGGCGCCAGACGCGCCACCTCGTCGCGGTTGGACAGCGTGTGGTCGTCGGTGAGGCGCGACGGCGTATAACATGCGCGGCGCGCCTGCGGATCGCGGTGAAAGAGAAAGACGTCGCTGTCGCCTGCGTGTGCCACAAAGACGCGTCCCAGCCAGCCTTTGGAGGCCCGTCCGCGACGCATGTCCGACGGCAGCAGCGGCGTGATCAATACCGCCGTGAGCGTGGTGCCGTATTCGGCCAGGGTGCGCTGTCCGTTGGCCTCGACATAGTAGACCAGATGGCCCTTGGGTCCCGGCGCGCCGTTGGCCCCCAAGGGCCGGTAGGGCACGCGCACCTTGTCGACCACCACGAGCGCGCGCGGATCACCGCGTTCTGCCATCGAGGCGCCTGCCGGACCGTGGACCTTGGCAAAGTAGGCCCCGTCGATGGCGCTGCGATCGAGGCGCCCTCCGATACGACGCATCTTTGACGTCGTCGTCGCCGTCGCCGATGATGATGATCCGCGGCGTGTACGCGATCGCCCTCCATGATCACTCACAGAATAGGACAATGACGGCGATGCGGTCAAACCGTCATCTCGGTGCCGACGAGCACCGTCGCCGTCATCCTGCACGAGACAACCGCGTGCTGTTTCTTCGGCACACATGCGTTGGGCAAAGAGAAAGGCGTCGCGCAGCACACACGCGATTCCCTCGCGCGTGAGGCGCCCCATGTCGACCGTGTCGGCGACACGCGCGAGATAGCGCGAGGCCGACGCCGCGGCCAATGCCGCACACTCGGGACCGCCCACAAAGACCGTCGGTTCGCTTGTGTCCCGCGAGTCGATGCGCCGCGACACCATGGGCACCGACCCGTGCCCGTCAGCCACCATGGCCAACGATACGCCAGCGGCGACGCCGAGCCGCGGCACGACCACAGCGCTGTCCTCCATGCGCGCGCCCTTGAGGGTGCCCGTGTGGTGTTCGTGAGACCGTCGGCGGTGCCTACCCGATCGCGACCCCGTGCTCGTGTCCTGTGAGGCGGCGGCATAGGGCAGCGGCACTACGGACTCGACTGGCGTGAGTGGACCCATGCGTTGGATGTACTTTGTGCCAGGGTCGAAAGCCGGCGCGCCAAATGCGACCGGCGGGCGCATCAGCGCGTGTGGCGGTGACGCCGGCACGTCCGTCACGGACGATGTCGATGTCAGGCGGAAGCGTGCCGGCGCGGTCGGGCGGCGCGCGCCTCCAGAGTCTGGCGTCGATTCGCCCGCGTCAGATCGGTGAGTATGCCATGAGGCCGTCATTGACGCTCGCCGCGTGCCCAAGTGCGCAGGCGCGCTCTGTTCATCAGAGCGACTCGTGCGCGCGGCGGGTGTCGACACATATGACTCGCGGCGCTGCCGTCGTCCTCTTTGACCGTCGTCCATCAAACAAGGAAGAAGAGGAAGAAGGCAAAAAAAAAAGAGATAGCGTGCGCGCTCTTTTCCTCTATATGTGTGCGTGTGCTTCTTTCCTAGGGCGCTGTCTTTGTTCTCTTGGCCTTGCTGCGGAGCCCCGCCCGTCTCTCTCTCTCTCTCTCTCTCTCTCTTGAGGTTCCCCCTCTCCTGCTGGGGAGAGCGTCCAGTCGTGTGTTTGTTTGTTTGGACCCGAGGCGCGCGTGTTTGGCGCGTCTATGTATCTGTATGCGCGCGTGCTTGCAGACGCCTTGGAGCGTCTTGCCCTTGCGCGGACCTGTATCGGTTGGTTTCGTCGCGGGCACCTCGTTGGCAGCGGGCGGGTTCACACGCACACAGCGCGGCCTCTTTTTCTGTGGTCCAGATGCGCTTTCTTTCTTTCTTTCTTTCTTTTTGCGAAACGGGCTGCTCTTGCGCGCGTGCACCGATTTTGTCGGTGGCAGCAGAGTTGCCTCTTCCCCCGTCTGTTTTGGTTGCGGTGCGACTGTTTCCCTTTTTGCTTTGCCTGTCTATTTCTGTCAGCCGCGTCTTTCGCGCACCTATGGGCCGAAAACAGACACCGCAACCGTCGCCGTCGCCCTGCGGCTCTTGTCTTTTTCCTTTTAGCGACGATCGTATGACAAAAGGGCCTTTTCGATAGAGTGCCGCCACAGAGGCGCGAATGTGCGCGTGCCGCCGCTCCCGGTTGCGCGCTCTTTTCGGCCTCTACCCGCCCTCACTGGGAGGAAAAAAAAAGAGGCAACAAAGCCCAATGCGACAGCGGACTTGGAGGCCTGCCTTGCACGCACACCAACACACATGCTGGGGAAACCGGTAGCGCTCCGTCTCTGTGTGTGTTTTTTTTCCACTTCCCCTGCCTTGTATTTATCGCGTCTTTTTTTTACTTTTTTCACTTTCCTTTTCACAAAAACTTGCACATTCGCGTTGTTTGCCTCTCTTTTTTTTGCTTCGTCCACTTTATGGCAACACCCAAAAAAAAGAGGCAAACAATGAATAAACCGAACAGAAACAGATTTAAAAAAAAAAGAGAGAGAAGAGGGGACACAAGCGTGCGCACGAGGCTGCATTTAAAAAAAAAAGAGAGAGACACATGCACGCAGACCAGACAGTCCCAAGCTGTGATTGGGCTGTCACTTGCATCGCGCGTGATGGCCCTCCATGACGGCGGCGGCCAGTCGAGTGCGCCCCTCGGCTTCGGCAGCGTCGAAATATTCACGCGTGTAGGCGTAGACGGCCGCGCCGTGGTTTGGGTCGGTCCCGTTGCGATTCGACGCCCACCACTGACGCGCTCGGTCGGCGGCCGAGCCCTCTGAGAGCGCGGCGGGTTGCGTTCCTCGGCAGTCACTCAGCGTGGCCACGGTCGATGTCGCAAAATCCCATACCTGGGTGATGGGCCGCCGCAATGGCACAGGCACGGTGGTGCGGGCCGCGTGCGTTTGGACGACGCGCGTGCCCGCATCGGTTTTGGCGGTCGTCGAGGTGATGCTGTGTGGGTGCACGTCCGTGTCCATCATCGCCATCATCGTCCGGGGACCTTTTTTCCTCTTTTACATCCTGCCTTTTTTTCCCCATCGCCTCCCTCACGCTCGTCCTCTTGCCGGATCGGCAGACAGGCGCGGCGTGTGCCTCGTGATGGTGTGCGCGCACGCATGCCATTGCTGGAACAAGAAAAAGACCTCATGGCCCCCAAAAAAAGTGGGCAGTCTCTGGCACCGGCGCAAAACCCCCAAGGGACGATTTGCTGCGCACGCGCTCAAATGCCCGGTCGGACAGGCGAGACCTTTTTTCCCTCACAAAAAAAGGGGACGCGCACATCCCGGCTCATTCTAAAAAAGAAAAAAAAAGAGGCGCGGCTGCCTCTTGACTGTGTGCATCAAAAAAAAAAGAGAAATGCGACCTCCCCAAAAAAAGACGGGTGCGTCCCTTTTGTTCTCTCGCCCATTGTTGTATTTGTCTGTCGAAAATGTGCTTCTTTTTCCCTTGTTTTTTGGGCCGTTGGGTGCACTTTATCGTGCGCCCCCGACAGCGCACCCCAAGCAAAAGAGGGAGAGACCAACCAACCAAAAGACATGTGCTTTTTTTCTTTTTTTTTCTAGAGGAGAAAAGAACGTATGAAAAAAGGCACGTCAAGCCGAGTGGGCACATTTTTTTTAAACTAGGGCATCAAGGCGGCAGCGCCTGGCAAAAGGTCTCGTGTCTCGACGAGGCGCACGGGACATCACGGGGAGAAGAAGAGAGCCAAAAAAGGGGGAGCGAGACGCAGGCTCTTGTGCTTACTTTGGCTCGATGCGGACGCGCGCGCGCTCAGGATCGCTCCTAGTGACGGTTGTAGCGAGCGCGCGAGGCCACGGCGTGCGGGTCGACCGTGTTGCCGTCATCCGTTTCGTCGCCCGCCGATCCCGTGCGTGCCAACGCGACAAGGTGCTTGGCTCGGCGGTGCATCTCGTCGATGTCGGTGGTGGTCGAATCGTCGGCGCTGAGGTGGCGTGCACGCCTCTTGGGAGCCGGACGCCGCCTCGTGCGGCGCACGCGTCCCGATGCCGTCGAATCCGACAGGCTGGACGAAGCACCCGTGGACACGGTGGAAAAGGCAGACGCCCACGGTGCCGAAATAGAGGAGATGGACACGGTGTTGCCCGACGAAGGCGAACACGGATCGCGTCGGCGACGCCTCTGCCGTTGCGGCCTTGACGTGCTGTCATCGGACGAGGACGAGGACGAGGATGACACGGAAGAGGATGAAGGCGAAGACGACGACGACGCCGTTGTGCGCGACGTTCCAAACGTGGTGCTTGAAAAGAAGGAAGATGACGACGTCGAAGACGAAGATGAAGATGAAGATGATGAAGAGGATGGTGCCGAAGAAGACGAGGACGACGCCACAGGGTGCGCGGGTGCCGGATCACGGCGCTGTCGACGCACAGACGCGGGTGCGTAGGCTTGGCTGTGCGCCACCTGCCGTCTATCGCGACGGTGCACACCGTCATCTCTGGCGTCGCGGCCGTCATCCATAGTATAGCGCTGTCGGCTCGCGTGATGCCGACCCTTTACCTTGTCGACATTGTCACCGTACGCATCATCATCGCCGTCCTCGTCATCGTCGTCGTCTTGGTCATTGTCGTGACCATCATAGTAGACAATGTTGGCAGTGCGTTCGACCGTGTACGTGTCGCCCGCCGACTCGGTATCGGTCGGGGCCGCTGTTCCCACGAGCGCCTTGGGTGCAGGCAGGCGCGTGCGCGCAGCGAATGCGTCATGTGCGCCGTTCCGAGCGCCCGACATGCGCATGTGAGACACGCGTGGCCCGACCACGTCGTGGCTCCCATGGGCGTCGGCTGCGTCGTCGACCACAACGGCCGTGGGCGCAAACATAGCCGCGGCGGCGGCCGCCACATCGCTGTCAAGACCCGCGAGGCTCTCCAACATGCCAGCGATCTGGCGACCGATACCGTCGGCTGGCGCTGGCATTGCTGCAGCAACCAACGACGACGGCGCTCCTCCGGACCAATAGTGCCCACCGATGCCGGGGGCGTGCGCGACCCGCGCGGGCTCGTAGTCATTGGGTTCCACGTCGCCATACTCGTCACCGTCGCCATACTCGTCGCCGTCGATCACGACCGTGTAGGGCATGTTCCGGTGGTCAACAGCAACCCCAAAGGCGTGCGTCATCGTGCCGTCGTCTGCGCGATCGAGGTAGCCAGAACGGACAAGAGTCGGCGACATGCACACGGCGTTGCCTGCCGCGTCGTAACCGTCGCCCGTGAGCGGGTCGATATTGCCCATGGGTGTCACGCGCGTCATGTCCATTAGGTGCGACATTGTGTAGTGTTTGTCGATACGATCGTGCGAGGCAGTGGATCGTGCTTTGCTTTTTTCCTCTCTCTTTTTCTATCTCGCTGTCCTTTTTCCCCGTGTGGCCAAACAACAGCGGCGTGTGGTCGGGTTCGCGACGAGGCAAGGCGAGCAGTCACTCTATCGCCAAGAACAGCCCAATGCTCGCTTTTTCTCTTTTTTTTTTCACCCCAATTCTCTCCTTGGGTATCGAGTGGGAGCAGGGCCGACGATGGCGGCGGCGACAAAGTGGCGGTGGTACACGATTCGGCAGAAAGGGGGAAAAGGCGGTCGATGGGGTACCTATCGTCTTTCCGTGTTGGGCGGCTCCTTTCGGCGGCGGAGGCGCCGTGCGTGCGACCACGGCGCATTGCCCGTGCTCGCCGTCACCATCATTACCTTTGTCGTCTTCTTTCTTCGCTCCCCCTATGCCCGTCTATCTGCGTGCCTTTGCGCCTCATGTCTCGCTGTGGCCGCACGCTGCTTGTCCCTTTTCTCTTTTCGTTTTTTCGTTTTTCTCCACTTTTTTTTTGATGGAACCAGTGCCGATTTGTGTTTTTGACGCATGAGCGCACGTGCGTCCCTCGCGAGCGTGCGCACGCCAATGGGAAAAAAGCCCGCCAGAGGTTGGCCCTTTCAAAAAAAAAGCAGCACCTCACATCCACACACGCCCCGTTGGGGAGACAGGGGATGAGCGCGCTCCCGCCTTCTCTGCGCAAGCGATGCGAAAAAAGGAGAGACGACACTTCTGTCCTTTTCGTGCATGCCACGTTCATTTTTCTTTGCGAAAAAAAAAGAAATGCGAATCGATCGCGCGTCCAAAAAAAAGAGCAGATGAAAAAAAAAGGAGAGAGGAAAGACGAGCAACGCCAACTGCGTGCGCGCCCACATTGACACTAGAGTTTGGTCATGGTCTCGGCTGCCGCTGACGGCGTCGAGCCGCGAGCGGTGCTTTGGCGCGCGGTCAGGTATAACAAAGCTGCTGCTGATCGCGCTCGCACACCCGCCCCGTGATCCACAGAGAGAGAGAGAGAGAAAACAACAAGGAAAAAAACACCCCTAGAAATCCACAAATATGTCGCGCCAGCACGACCATCTCAACCAGTATTACTGTCCGTCGGTGATCCGCGACGGATGTGCCGCGCGCATGTGCATCAGGCGCAAGGAACAGCCGGTCGGATTCGTCGGCCCCGCCGTCGCCTACCTCGAATGCTACGACCCCGAATCCGAGGCCACGGCCGCGCCCACCGCGTGGAATCCCGTCTACGACGCCGCCACCCCGCCGCCTGCCGAGCGCCCCGCGATCGATTGCGCTGAAGTGCGACGTCCGAGCGGTGCGGCCCATTGCGGGTGGATCTGGGGTCTCATCGTATTGGGTCTGCTGGGCGTGCTCGTATTTGGAGGTCTCGCCTGGGCGGGCAAGCGTCATCACGACCACGCACCACCTCACGGCGACCGAGACAGAGGCATGCGCCCGTGGCTCATGTCGCGCGACAATGACGCCGTCCCCAACCGCACCAGATGTTGGCCCTCACGCGACTGAGTGTTGCGTGCGCACGAGTGCACTCTCGACCGCCCTGAAGATTCGCGTAACAACGCTCCCCCCCAGGGGCGGATCGACCACACATGAATAGGCCACCGAGAGCCGTTGCGTCTCGCTGTTGGGGGGCGGGGGTCTCAACCTCCTCCGTTGGAGGACCAAGCGGACTGGTGACTCTCCTCTTTCTTTCCTTTTGTACACGCACGCGCGCGCTTCTTCCAATTCCTTTTTCCCCCGCCATTGTGGGCCGATCCAAGAAAAAAATGTAAAAAAAGGCCAAAACAAAAAGACGAGGGTTTCCTGACTGCATGTCGTGCACCGGGGGTATCCAAAGCGGCGTTGGAGAAAAAATATACGACGGCAAGTTGCGACGCGAAAACTTTCAAATAAATAAAAGAAAAGAATACAGCGTGCCTTTTTCCTGTCGTCCCACCACGCCATTCGCCCCTGTTCTTTCGGTTCCGTTCATTCTTTTTTCATTTTTTTTTGATTGCGTGCGCATTTGTTTCGCGCGGTGTCTATTCGCAATGGGCCAATGTGCGCTCTTTTGTTTGTCGAAAGAACGAGCGACAGCGCGTTGGCGTCTCGCCAATTTTTCTTCTTGTTCTTTCTCCAACGTAAAAAAAAGAGATAGAGAGACAAACAGCACTCCAAACACGGGGGAAAAGAGAACAAGATCCGCAGCGCGTCCAAAACTGTTTCGTGGACCACAACGACCGTCGACCGCAGAGAACCCCAGCATCTTGATAAAACAGACGACACCAATCGATGGATGCCTACTATGCCGTTGTGGCCGCGGTGCCATCGGCGGTGCTGTGCCCGGCGCTCGAACATACGGGCCCGCAGGAAGCGCAAGCTTTGCCCCTCTTTGTTGCGGGCCTTTGCGGGTGCGTCACTCTTGCGGGTCTCTGGGCCCTGGGGAGACGCCAAAAAAGGAGGCGACGCGCTCGTCAGGCCGCGCTCGCCGAGGTTCCAGACTGTGCGGTGGAAAACACCGCCGATACCATGTGCACCAAGACAGTAGTGGTGCGGTCATGCGACGCCCAACACGATCAGGCGGCGACCAAACCCATCGTGTCCACTACTTTCACTACAACTGCGCTTCCGGGCAACGTCGCCCAAAACGAACCGGCCAGCACAAGTGAAATACCAGATGGTACAGCGTGTGGTCCGACAGATACACTGTGCGAGTCGGGCGACGTGCCGTTGCCTGCCGCAGCGAGCGGGACAGACCTCAACCCACGCTTGCTCATGATGCTGGCACGCGATGTCTCGGTGCACGCATCGTGGGCGCCCGCCTATGATGAACAGGATGCCTAGGCGCGCGCGCACACACATACGCACACATACCTGCCGCGACTATTTCCCAGTGCCGTGCCTGATCCCTCTTTTTTTTCACGCAATAAAAAGAACCTATACACAACAACAAAGAAAAAGGAACCGGCTCAAAGCGGTTCTCTCTCCCTCTTTTTTTTACAAAGTTTTTTTTTCGTCCCCCGAGGCACTGGCAACAATAGGGCGCTGCAAGGCATGGGAAAAGGCGATGACCACGTGCTCGTGGCTCTTGCGCGCCTATGCGACAAAAAAAGCCTGCCACTGCCGCGGGCTATGCGGGACGGAAAAAAAGAAGAGGGTAACAACTGACGCGCCTCTTTGGCGCACGCACCTGCTCGTTGACTTTTTTTTCCTCACCAAAAAAAGTTTTCTTTCTCTCTCTCTGTGTTTCTTTTGTCCTGGACAATAAAGAAGAAAGAGGGGAAAACCCGGCAGTGCCAAATGCGATATGGGCATCGTCGGCATTCGGCAGGGGGCCTATGACCCAATGGTACGCCCGCGCTTGGGTTCGACCAGCCTCAGCTTCAGCGTGCGCCTCTTTTTGTGGTGCTTGTCGTGATCCTTGTCTGCCTTCTTTGTGCGGTCGCCGCCGATCTGTTTGCTGCTCCGTTTGTCCGACCCGCGGACTTCTTGCTGCTTCTCCTTGCCGGTGCCTTCTCTCGGGCAGCTGCGGCGGCGGTGGCGACGGCGCCCAGGTCCGACGCCACGCGCCTCGGCCAGAGCGCGCTCTGGGCACGCGTGTCCAAGACCGTGGTCGGAAAGGCCGCGCATGCTCGGGCGCGACGTACGCGGCCGCGTGACAAACCACCCGAGAAAGGGCACGTGGTCATCGGGCACGACGACGCCTACGCGTTTGGCCACGCGGCGCATGACGAGCGCGTGCGTGATGCACCACACGACCGGTGTGCCCTCGCGCGGGCTTCCGTCGTCGCGCCGGAAAAAGTGACGAGCGATCATGCGCTCGTGCTGGCGCCTGCAGCGCCGACCAAACTCGCCGTTGCGCTCGCGGATGGGCGGGGGCCCCGCCGCGTGCGTGTCGGATCCGACGCTCGGGCGCCGCTGTTCACGGCGGCTAAAGTAACGCGACAGACCGGGGTCGATGGTGATGCGCACGCGGTCGTCGCCGTCGAGCGCGTCCATCATAATGTCGGCCGTCTGCCGGGCACGCTTGAACGGCGAACAATAGACCGCCGTCGGAGCGCCGTAGCGATCGACCAGCGTGCGCGCCATGCGTGCAGCGCGCGCCTTGCCGTCGCGATTGAGCGGATGGTCGTGTTTGGGATAGCGCGCTTCGCGGCGTGCGTCATGATGGTCGTCGCCGTGGCGTATGTAGAGGAGAAGCGGCGGCGCTCCGTCGCGCTTGGCGGACGAGGTGTTTTTCGACGGCATCGTCGGCAGAGCAACAGCGCAGAGGTGAGCGTGCGATGATTTTGGGGGGGCAAACCCAGAGCGATCAAGCCAAATCTTTTTTTTTTTCAAAAAAAAAGGAAAAGGAGGACGATGGCGATGATCGCGTGCCTAAAGATGTGACGAAAAAAGGAGGAGGGAGAGAGAAGAAAAGCACAGCGAAAAGCGAGAGTCGGGGCGGCGCAAGCGAGAGCACCCTTTTTCCTTTGACGTCGCTGGCCTTGCGAGCGTGTACCAACGACAGCCACCTCGCGGCACAACTCCAACGAGAGGAGAGGGGCGAAACAAAAAAAAAGGGAAGAGAGGCCCGGCCGCGCGCGCAGCCGCGCACAGACACAGCCTCGCGCGTAGCCTATTTCAAAAGCCTTGTTCTCTTTTTTTTTCCTCGTGCGCCTTTGGCGGTCCTTTTTTTTTCTTTCGTCAGAAAAAAAAGGAGAGAAGGTCCATCCGGTTTATTGGGGGCTGACGGTGCAGCATGCGTCCTACTCTGATCGCGACCACCCCCCTACTTTTGTCACGCGACAACGAGAGCGTGCGGTTCGACTTTGCCCAATAGCCCGCCACCGCACAATCTACTGAAAGAAAACCGAAACGGGACCTTATCAACCCACCGACAAGGATATAGAAAGGACAAAAAGGCCAAGAAGAGGGGAAGAAAAAAGTAAAAAGCGCCCATTGGTTTGTTGCGCGACGGGCTTGCAACAAAAAAAAAGACTCGTGGGGCATCGACGTGATGCTGGCGTGACTAACAAGGCTGCCCTGGTTGCGACGGCCTGCGACCGTGAAAAGAGAGGCCAGAAACAGAGGCGACACTTGGAAAAAAAATGGACGCACCAAATGCAACTAAAAAAATCTAGAGTCCTATGACTTTCTTTTTTTCCTATTCTCTGTTGTGGCGACCAAACAAGCGATAGGCGTCCGTTTTCGCCAAATTGTCCTTGGTCTGTCTCTTTCCTGTGTTTTTTTTCTAAAAAAAAAGAGGCATCTGTGTGGACCAACACACGCAGAGCGCCACGCCAAAAAAACACTTTTTAAGGCGGCGCGTCAGGAATGACGAGTTACCGCTCCATCGTCAACGATATGATTCTTCTACAATCATAAACGCGACCTCGCTGGCTCCAAGGTATTTTGTGTAGACTCTTTCATGTTGACTCGTCATTCCCGATACGCCGCCTTAAACTGCCGTGTACACGAGACAAGAAGGAAAAAAACGGGCTCGTCGTGGGCATTGTGGGTCGGTGCGTCGAGAGAAAGAATTAGGCGACAAAAAAGTCCGGGCTGGTCTGGGGATTCCGTGGGGCATGTGTTCGGATGCATACAATAAAGAGGAAAAAATAGAAAAAACAAATAAAATAAGAAAAGGGAAAAAAGAGACGACGCTCCTCGGCGCAGAAAGCGGCGAGCGCGCGCGATGACAATTTGGCCCGAACAAGACACGGCTCTTTTTTTTTGCTTGTCCTTGGGTGCCGTCATAAAGTGCCTATCCTTTTCGGCGGCGGCGGTATCCTGCTGGTGTCTTGATCTAGAATCTTGCAATGCACGGTTCTACACACAAAAAGAACGGGAACCCTTGCCCTAAAGGAGGCCATCGCGAGATCTCTTTTTTTTATTGAGGGCAGTCGCGACCAAAGACAACAACGAATGGCCTTTGTAGCAAAAAAAATTGAAAAGGAAAGATGACGGCAACAACGCCGGCGATGCGAAAATTAGGGGGGGGGGGGAAAGGAGAACTGGCCCCCTTGCAAAAGACACAGCGGCGCACTCTCCCTTTTTGAGACCAAAAGCAAAAGAAGAAAAGTGACTGTTGTCTTTTTGGTTCCCCTTCTTTTTTTTTTCAAAAAAAATGCACATGCATGCGTCTTTTTCGTGTGTGTGTGTGTGCGCGCGCCCTGGTGGCGTCATGCCTCTTTTAGCAGAGGAGAGAGCGACAGCGAGGCATGTCGCCATCAATGATCAGGGTCGATCGATCGATCATTCGTCTTGCCGATCGTCGGCGACCCCCTCAAATTGGTCCAGACACGCTTCGAGTACATCGAGTCGCGCCCCGATTTGGCCGCACGTGGGCACGTCGGCGCTCGCAATGGGGTTGACATAGTAGCCAATGTCGCGCGCATAATCGGCGGCCCCAGGGATGATGTCGCCGGACGGCGTGTCACCGAGAGATTCACGCACGCGCTCGGTAAAGTCGCGCACGACACCCATATGCTCGCGCAGCAGGGCGTCAAACGTGGGCTGCTCGTCGGCCTTGGGTCCGCGACCGGGCGAAAACAGACAGCGCATGAGCGTCGGCGGAGCCACTACGGGTGTTGCCGTAATTGTCGTCGACGCCGCTGTTGTTTCCGCCGCTTCGTCATCGCCTCCACCACCATCGTCGACCTGCACAGCGGCGGCAGGCTTTTTGGCCTTTTTCCTTTTCTTGTTGCTGCAGTTGCGATTGTCCTCAATGTCGACGGCCGTTACCGACGCCGCACCGCGCCGCGGGCATCCGATGATGTTGTTGAGGTTGGCGTCGCCGCCGTCGATGAGATAGCGCGCTGCCATGTGCACCACGACATGGGCAAAGGCGTCGACAAAATTTTGTGAACCGAGCCACTCCATGGTGTTGATGATGACGAGTCCGTGGCTGTCGCGGTTGACCACCTCGACATTGTGCTCGCTGCGGCCGCGCTTGACCGCGCACGTCACCGTAGTCCATGGCTCGGGGCCGTCAGGTCCGCGATCGCCCACCAGATCCATCCGCAGGTAGATCACGCGCGCGTGCGGGTCAAATACGGGCTCGTGACGTGCCACGATCGAATCGCCCCATAGGTCGCGCATCACGCGCTCTCGGTAAAGCGTGCGCACCACGCGCACGACATCCGCACGCTGGTCGACGGCATAGGGACCCTTGTAGGCTCCGTCGGCGAGCATGTAGACGCACTTTTTTGTCGTCAACGTGGGCTTTTGTGCCAACGGGGCGACTTTGATGAGCGCCACGGTCTCGTCGTCGAGTACCCTGGGCGTCAGGCGCGCCACGAGATCGGGACACGGGGTGAGGGCTTCAGCGGCACGCGAGCGCGATCTTGTCGTCGTTGCTGGCACGACGGCGGCGGTGGTACTCAATTGCGTATTGGCGCTGCTTGTTCCATTGGACGCCGACGCAATGTGACCACCCGAGGGCGAGGAAGAAGTAGACGTGGATGCGCTCGTCGACGTTTTGGTCATACGCGTAGCCAATGGTGCGAGCGGAACGGCGGCAGCGCCAGTCGTCGTTGACGCGGGCTCCGACTCTGTCGACGTTGTTTGTGCCGTTTGTTGGATAGACGACTGCGACGCGGACAGAGATGAGCCTCTGTCGGGCGTGTTTGGGTTTGACCTTTTGGCGCCACCGTGTCCGTGCGCCGCAGCCGCAGTGTCGTGTCGCAAAAGGCGAATGCCCACATCGCACACGTCCATGGACTCGGTAGAGTCCACCTCCCCATAGACGACTTCAACGATGCGCAAGAGACGTCCTGGGCGGAGCATGTCTAGCGCGCTCGATGCCCCTATGACGTCAGACGATCCAGGCGCGCGCACCGTGGTCAACGTTGCGCGGTGTGTGGGACGAGCCGAGGCGCGTCCTTTTTTCAGAGGCGCAGGCACAGATAATGTCGACGGCTCGCGGTCCATTGCCGATCCCGACGATGATGACGACAGAGGGGTATCCTTTACGTCGCTGTCGTCATCGTCAATCTTTGCGCGCTTGCTGGTACTGTTTGGCGTCGCCGGGTCGCGACGCCTCTTGGACGAGGCTGCCTTGGTCTTGGGCTGCTGTTGTTGTTGTTGTTGTTCGGTTGATGCCTTGGCAGGCACATCAGTTGCTCCTGTGCGCTTTTTCGACGACGACGACGATGATGATGATGACGATGTGCGCTTGGGAGGCGTCGGTGCCGTGTAGGCGGCATCAGGCAGGGTGCGCGCCCACACGCAATGGCGTGCGCGCGCAGCTGCATCGCCCTTGTCTATCCACGCACGCACGCGTGCCGCTGCATCGGCATCGTCCACGGTCGGGTATGATTCGACCATCTGATCGGGCGCACATCGCGGAGCAATTTCCCTCGCCCCGGCGGCGAGTCGTGCATCGCAGGGCGCATCCGACAATGGCGGTCCGTGCGACTTGCTCATCTCGTCGCGCGTCCACAAGTCGGCGACGTGCGGACACGCGGCCAAAGCGGCAGCGGCAGCCAAGGGGATAACGTCGGCCGTCGAACATCCGGCGTGGCGCAAAGTTGTGCCGTCGAGATGGCGCTCGGGATCAATGACCAAGGATCGCGCGGCGGCGATCGCCTCACGTTCCACGGCACCACCGCCAGACGACGACGATGACAGTGCACTCATCAAGTCGCAGACGGTGGGCACGTCGTACGCGGCGAGCGCGGCGGCAATGTCTGGCCTTGTGGCGACGGCCTGCACATCAATGCGTCGTTCGTCCCATCCGAGCGTGCTGTGCCGCACGGTCATCAAGACTCCGGCGACGAGCGCAGGGCGCGGGTGGACGAGGCCGCGTGCCAAAGCCTCGGCGAGTCCCAAGAGCGCCATGACAGCGCGCTCGCAGTTGGCACTGCGGGCAACAGCCAAAAGCGGCCCAAAGGCCCATGCCACGGGCCGCGAGAAAAAATCGCGTGCGCCGGCACCGCACAGCGTCGGCCAGCAATTGCGCGCCATCGCCGAACCGGCCTCGGCGTTGATGGAGCGCATGGCGTCGTCGACAAAGGACGGACGCGACGGTGCCTTGGTACCCTTGGGAGGCCAGTCGACACGTCGACCCTCAATGTCCTGCATGGCAACGAGCATGTGCACCAGCGCCAACGTGCCCTCCTCGATCGTGAGCGTTGTGCCTTCGGCCAGCGCTGCCGCATCGACATCTTCGGTCATCGTCGCAGTATCATTGTTCTCCTCGCCGGCACCGTCTGACACACAGGGTGGCTCGTGGGTCTTCACGCCGTCCGATGACGCGGTCGAGTCTGACGGCGCCATGGCATCGTCTTGATCGTGCGCAATTTCGGCGGGCGCCACGCCGTCAGACCACACCTCGCACGCCACGCGCACTAGAGCGCCAAACGTTGCCACGACGCGCTGCGCGTCAATGCGCCCACCGGCCTCTAGTGCGGCGGCTGTCGCGGCCTTGCGTGCCGAGGGCGATGGTTCTGCGAGCGCCGAGCCCCACGTTACCGAGTCGGTCAACAGCGTATGACCGCCAATTTCCTCAAAGGCCATGTCCGTGGTCATACGCGCCACGAGCGCATCGAGGTCCACTTCCATGGTCTTGATGGCGGCGTCGGCCACAAGGCGACTCTTGGGCCACGACGCCACCGACGCCACGGCAGCGGCCATGTGGGCACGAGCCTCGCGATGTTTGCCGGCGGCCGTGTCCGCTTCCCACATGGCCATAGAGACCAAGACGGCCGATAGGGACATGGGCGACGCGAGGCCCACGTCTTCGATGCACGACGCGGCCAAAGTCGCAAACACACCGACGCCGTCGCCACTGCGGTCCCTTTCGATTGCGGCGCGCACGGCGTCGACTTGCATGCCGCGCCGGACGCACGTTCGTTGCGCACACGAGATCTCATCGACGTCGTACCAGTTGGCGGTGAGGCGCACTGCGGGTGCTTCATGCGCGGGCGCGCGCTTCTTTTTAGACAAAGCGCTCATGATGTGATGGGGTTCTCTCCTTTTTTTCTTTTGTCCCCTCTCTCCTGGTTGTTGTTGTTGTTGTCGTCGCTGCTGCTGCTAGAGGTTTGTTGAGGAATGCGGTGAAACTGTCGTTTGAAATTTTTTCCACTCTTTCGCCTCTCGACTGGCGTCGGTTCGGGATATTCGTCGGCTCCCCCTTGTCGCAACGGCACGCGCTGCCTCTTTGTCTCTTGTTGGCTGCCTCTTTTTTTTTCCCTCCTCGCTTCCTGGCGCCTCGTAAAAAGAAAAGGCCGCTGTTGGGCTATCGCTGTCTCTGGAGTTTTTTTCCCCCAGCCGGCGAGCGTACCACGGCGTTTGTGTGTACGAACGCTTTTTTGCTGCCGCTGCTGCTCCTGTTGTCGGCTCGTAAAAAATAGAGGTGGCTACTTTTTTTTACGGGTGCGCGATATCGCCGGCCTTTGGTTGTCGTCGTCGGTGAGGCTGCTCTTGATGGCTGTCGTGCTTTTGGCCGAGCGCACACTGAAGAGAGAAGGATCGGCGCGTGCGCTGTCACGTCTCGTACGAACGGAGACGGAGGGAAGAGAAAAGAGAGGATTGGGACAACGACGGCGACTGCGCAGGCGCACAGCAAAGAGAGGAGGCAAACACGCGGAAAGAGGGGAGAAAAAGCACAAAAGGCACAGGTTTGCCAACGGCACAAAAAAGAAAGAGCAAGACGCAACAGCGCCCCGCCGGCGACGCACACCTCCCTATCACCCCGCTCCCTCACTAAAACGAAAACTGCCATCTTGCAAAACATGACAGCGATGCCGTCGTTGCGTAGGCGCCCGCACGCCCTGAGCCATGAGAGCCCGTCCTGATCAAGGCAACAACCGAGAAAGAAAAAAATACGCATCGCCATAACAGAGGGGGAAAAAAAAGAAAAGGTCAACGGCCGTCCGTTGCGTCGCTTTTTTTTAAAGAAAAAAAGCGTCGCCTTTTGAGGCGTCATAAAAGAATCGTCCGTGTACAGTTTTTCCTTGTCTCCTTTCCCTCCTTTTCCCCCACCAACGCACACTGCGGTACACTCTTGTGGCGCTTGCACTTTGAGAGTATCCTTGACTATTGTGTCGACGGATGAAATGGATCGAGTCGCCATTGGCTTAAAAAGAATATCCAACCTTTTTAGGCCCGCCGGCAATCAGATATTTGAAATCCATTTCGTCCCTCCCGTAGAACACACTCGGGGTGTCGCGTCTTGCCAAAAAGGCGACACAGAAAAGGGGGTCTCTTTTTTCCTCTGGTCTCTGTGGCCGCCTTCTTTTTTTGGTCCTGTTTGTTTTCTTTCTCTTTTTTTGTCTTCTTTTTTTTTTCAAAAAAAAAAGGTTGATGGGCGCGTGCGCTATGTGCGGCAAGGGCACCATGCGCGCGCGTCGTGCAGTGTACACTCTATGGGGAAAAAAAAGATGCGCGGGAAAAAGAATCCAGTCACGCAAGGATGACTTTTGGTTGCATGCTATTTGTTGGGAGAGAAAAAAAAAAGACGCACACAACGAATGAGCAAGTAAGAAGAAAAAAAGAGAGATAATGAATGGGACGTCGTGTGACGCTGCAGGGAGCCGAGGCGTGCGCGCGTACGCGTGGTCGTACGCTGTGGGTCGGTCCGTCTTGTGCGTCGGGCGCGTCAAAGGGAAAACGGGCAGCGCACAGCAGCACGCCACCAAAAGGTCTGCGCGCGTGGGCGTGCGAAAGAAGGAAAAAAAAAGAAAACCGGAATGACGGCCGCGCATACCGAGGGTCGGCCGAGGGTGCTGGTCTCTGCGCCCGGCGACGGGCACGCAGCGCCCTTGCGTGCAGCCATTGCCCATGCCTTTCGTCGCTGCGTCATTGCGCATGATCGCGACGACGACCCGATCGAGCGCGATGACCCGTCACGGCCTGCGTGCGCACCTGCAGACAGCGGCAGCAATAGTGATAATAATAATAATAATAATAATGCCGTCGATGTTGGATCGCACAGCGGGACGACGACAAACACTGCCAGGCGCGGTCGAGCACGCGCAGCACTGGCGCGCTGGGTGTGTTTTCCTTTTAGCGAGCGTGCCTATGGCGCCGGCGACCGAGACGCGAGCGCGCCCGCTCTCGCTGCGGCTTTCATTGACGAACGCCGGTGGCAGAGAGTCGCGCGCAGGCGGCTCGCTCGCGGTTCAGCGTTTGGATGGCGCGCCGCGTCGGCGGCCGGCGCAGCCGTTGTGCGCCGTCTGCCTCTGGATGCCGATGCCGAGGTTTGTGCCGACAGTCCCTTTACGCTGGCGCCCGGTCTGCGCCTCGTGGGATGCCTGTGTGCGTCGCGCTCAGCGAGCATCTTTTGCGCGCGCGTCGACGTCCCCGTCCATGCCCTAGATTTTTGGACGCACGATACGCATTCGTCGTCGTCGTCGTCATTGGTGGACCATGCACGACTACACGAAAATGATCCACAGATACAGTCTCATAGTCAAGGTGCCGACGACAACAACAACGGCGACGACGAGATTGAAATCGAGTGTGTGGTCAAAATCATCAATGTACGCTTGTCGGGTGATTTCGAGCGTGGATGGACGGGCACGCGACGTTCGATCGGGCGCGGTGACCATCTCGTGTGCGCTCCAGCGTGGTCCGAGCCGGTGGCCCTGTCGCGTGCCTATCCAACGCATTTTTATGGCGCCGGGCTCTTTTTCTGTGCCGCAGACGGAGACTGGTACGTGTGTCTCGCCATGCCGCGCTACCGAAGCACGCTGTGGACCGTCACCACGGGCCTCGTGCCCGCCAACGCTTCCGATGCACACGGCGCAGCCTGGGCCGACGTGTTGCTGGCCGCGCTGGCCCAGGTGGTGTTGCGCACCTTGCCGCGCGCGCGGCGTAACCGACTTGCGTCTCACAACGACCTCAAGATTGACAACGTGGCCTACAGGCGCACGAGCCGCCGGTATGTCTATGTACGGGTCGAGACCTCTGATGCGGGTTCGACGCTGCTTGCCATCCCCACGCACGGACGCCTCTTTTACCTCATCGATTTCGGGTGGTCGTCGGTGAGCGTCGACGGTCGGGCACGTAGGCCCGTGCGCGTCGAGTCGGCCGCGTGCGCGGTGGCCGGGGGCGCGTCGATGCGCGCATGGAACGCCGGCACGGACACGGCCCAATTGGGCTATTCGTTGATGTCGGCCGTGCGCAATCGTTTGGGTTGCACGCGCGACGTGTCCTTTTACGCGCATGCCGGCCGCGCGTGGTGGCCTCTTGCAGACGCGCTCGGTGCGCTCATGGCCGTAGGCGACGCGCCCCAGGTGGGACCGCCGGCCGTGCTGCCCCTTGTCGGTGGCCGCGTTGCCGATCGGCGGCGTACAACAAGAGACACCAACCAACAAGCCCATGCTGCTACTGCTGCTACTACTACACGCGCAACGCACGCTGACAGTGCAAACCGCAATCACGGCGACAATATGGACAACACGCATGGCAATAGTATCGATGATCTCCATGACGATGACCCCAACAACAACAACGACGACAATAATGAAAGCAGTGGGTCCATTTGGGACGATCTCTTTTATGCCGGCATAAGCTGCGCATGTCGTCTCGCTCGTGCAGATGCCTTTCTCGCTGTTGCAGTTGAGCGCTTTGATGTGACACGGTCTGGCGCTCCTCTTCCGCGTCCTGGCCGTCTCATCGGCACGTACACGCTCGGCAAAGCGACGGCAGACAGAGAGCACACACACCGGGCTGAATCTCCTTTGTAAAGAAGAAGAAGAAGAAAAAGAGGGGGCTCCTCGTTGCCCCTTTTGCTTTGTGGCCAGAAAAAAACAGAGAGGCAGGCAAAAAAAGGTGGGCAGCGAGCGTCGAGGTTGATGCATGAAACTTTTTTTTGGGAAAAAAAGCCAATACAAAAAAGGGCCAGGCACAAGAAAGAACCGTATGGACGAGAGCAATCGCCTAGGCGGGCGTCGAGGAGCGCGCCGCAATGGCACCCTTGGCCAGCGAGTAGAGATTTGAAACCGAGAGCGCCATTGGATGGTCCTGTGGTACGCCCACGGTGGCAGCCTCGGAGCAAAAGGTGCCGTATAGGTCATCGGCTTGCTTTTCGGCGTGGCGCCAACCCGGTCCCAGCGGCGCCTTTGATGCTGACAGTGACGCCGTTGGCGTGCGCGGCGGTCCGTAGGCCTTGCGCAGGGACTGCCGCAACGGCTCGGGCATGCTCTTGATGCCGTCGCGCACCATCTCGTCGATGCGCGCCTGTTCTTCAGGATCGACCATGGGCGTATTGCTGTTATCGCCATCGAGATCGCCGTCGGTGGCTTCCTGGAGATCGTCGGGATCAAACTGCGTTTCAGTCGATCCCTCGTCCCCCACGCCGGCCGCCACCGCGTCGGTAGCATCATCGTCGCCGTGGCCCTCGTCACTGCTGTCGTCTTTTTTCACGGGCGTCTTTTTGGCGCGTGGCGCGGGTGGCGCCGAGCATTCTTCTACAAAGGCGTCCCAATGGGTCTCGACGAGACCCATGATGGGTTTGTAGGCGCGCGGACTGGCGCCGTCCTTTTTGGCAACATAGATAAACATGGCCTCCATCCATGCCGGCATCTTTTTGGGGATGCGCACTTTTTTCTTTTCTTTGCCCATTTCTTTGGCGTTGCTGTACGTTGGCGCCGTCGATGTTTTTTGTTGTCGTTGTTGTGGTTGTCGTTGTGGTGGTGGTTGTGGTGGTGGTGCGTCAATGGTAGGATCGATGCTGTCGATGCTCGCGGCTCAGTCAGTGTCGCGCGCCAATATCTTTTTTTTCCTCGGACGTGCGGCGTGCCGCGCTTTGCCCTTGCGGGCGACCTCTTTTTTTTTCTTTCAAGAAAAAAGAGGGGGTCCGTGCCGGCCGGAATGTCCTCGTGTGTGTAGTGCAGGAACACAGCAGCACCCGGCCCGCTGGGCCGTTGCTGCAGCGACCAAAAAAAAAAGAAAAGGTGGTACGAGGCAAAAAGAAGAAGAAGAAAGGCCGTCGTGCGCTTGTGCGTCCGAAAGCGGCGCTAGAGGAGAAAAAAAAAGAACAGAAGGCGCCTCTCTCTCTCTCGTGCATCTTTATGCGCTCGTGCATTCGAGACAATAAAAAAAGGGTAAAAAAAAGGAAGATCTCGAATCTATGGTGTTGGCGCGCGCAAGACACGCATACAGAAAGGCCCTGACCGCGAGGAAAGCGCAAAAAAGGGGGAGAAAGAGGCCGGCGGTTTGCATGTGTGTTGTTACACTTCACTCTATCTTGTCCATTGCGCGTGTGCGTGTGTGTGGGGGGGTTTTCTTTGCCCGTACACAAAAGACGTCGAATATCGAGTGGCACCGAGAGAGGCCAGAGTCAGTCGATGGGAGGTCGTCAGGGCCTAGGGTTTGCCCGCGCCATTCTTCTCATCGCACTGAATCATTGTGGGCGCGTCCGACTCGACCCTGCGTCGCTTGGCGGGAGGCGGCATCGACGCGCGCCGAGCAATCCGGTTACCGTCAGATGTACAGCGCGCACACGAGCACGGCGACGCATATTCTGGCGTGGCCTCGAGGCCCAACAGCGTCTGATCAATGTCCATCGCCCTCACCGTGGCGACGCAGAGATCGGGCGCGTGCTGTCGTATCCGTTCAATGTACTTTTGGTAACGGGCTTGACTGATCGAACCCATTGTGTCGATCGTCTCCTGGAGTTGGTCGCGCGTCATGCTTTCGCACACATATTTCGCGACCGCCTCCTTGATGGTGGAAGCATCGGCCAGCACCTCTGGTGTGATGGCCACGCCCTTTTCCTCGACAATATAGCGCGCGGCGTGCACGCGGCCTGTTCGCAGCGCACGGGCAAGGGCGCTGCCCCATGGGAATGGCTTTACCAATATCGCGTCAATGGCTCTCATCGCGCTGACCTTTTCGCAGATCAGAGCGGACCACATGAGCGACGCGGGCGTGACTGTCGAGGTGAAATGTTCAACGAGCCACACTAGACATTGGGGCTCTCCGTTACCTGACGCTGTGCTCATGGCAACGTCGATCGACTCCTGGTCGGGCGGGCCGAGGCGGGCAAAGCACGGACCCGACTCGTCGCACGCCCACGCGAGCACATCGGTCACATTGCGTTTGGCGGCGCCCGCAAGGATCGGCGCGTAGCCGCGACACATGCCAGTCTCGACCATCAATGTCAACATATCGATGCGGCCACTCGATGCCGCTGTCCGCACCGCCCTCTGTATCTCTATGTCGCCGGCCAGGTCGGGCGATTCCTTTGCCATGTATGCGACCATCTCCGTGCTACTGCCCGTCGCGCTAATGGCACACGCAACATGCAAAGCCTTGAGCGGCACAATGCCCGCGCACCGATTTTCGCGCATCCACGTTATTATGTCCGGCTTGGGTGCCTCCCATGCCGCGTTGCCCACGTCGGCAGTGCATCGACATAGCGTTGACGAGCGCGCAATCTGAATGTCGTGTGCATACACAAAGCAGTCTAGGTGACCGGCGCGCGCTGCCGCACACGCGATGCCGAGTGAGACGTCCAATTGAGGTGACAACGCGAGCGCTTCGCGGTGCAGGTACCGCACGCTCGCCACACACCCTACAGACGCTGCTGTGGTGGTGGCGTCGGCGAGTGCCTTTATTATGGCCTCCTTCTTGACGAGAGGTGGCACATCGGCAATGTTATGAGGCAGTCCGTCGATCGGGTCAGGACGCGCCGTCGCCCCTTGCGAGTTGAAAGCGCACACAATAAGACGGAGGACGTCGATGCGCGATTTGTGCGTGTTGCGCCGACCCCCTTTGATTGCATCCTCTATGACATTGACGGGCAGCGGCGTATTACGTAGTGTCATGGCCCTCTCGATGACCCACAGGGGCGCGCCACTGCCAAACAACGTGCGGATGCAATGAGCGTAGCGTTGGGCGGCCATTTCGCCCACCGACCGGCCAGAAAAGAGGGACGATGCACATTGTGCCACGTAGAGCGTGCGTGGTTCCTCGATGAAATTGACAATGTTGGCGATGATTTCGGCAGGCATGTCCGAAAGACGACGGCCCATGAGGCCAGGGTCCGTGTCATCGCGTGGGGTCGGGGCGAGTTCCATTTCGTGCAGGGCGTGCGGTGCGTGTGTGTGTGGTGTGCGTGTTCAAAGGAAAACCAAGGAGGAGACACAACAAAGAAACAAGGGCGCGAGTGCCTGGAAACGAACCCAACGGCATGGGGCCGTCGCCATTGGGTTTTGTTCTTTTTATTGTTCTTTCTTTTTTATTGGGCGCTTTTGAGACGGACCATCGCTTTTTCTCTCTCTTTTTCTTTGATGCCGGCGACGTCGCCTCTGTCGAACCAGAGCCCTTCCTCGGCTCGTCACGGGTAAACTAGAGTGGCATAAGCAGATGCTTCAATAGCCAAGAAGAAAAGAAACATTCTCTTTGATTGGGTCTCATGTGCCAGGCCTTTTGTGTGCATGCCATCTGGCGCTTTTCGCCGTACCCCATTGCATCGCCCTTGGCATCGCGATACATACCGCCGTCGGCACAAAACAAAAATAAAAAGAAGCGGACACAACGATGCAAATATGTCTTTTCGAGAAAAAAGGCGCTAGAGAGTGCGGGCGCTGACAAGCATCCCTTTTGTTTTCTCTTTTTTTTGGGCAGATACATGGCCGATCGCAGGGTCTTTTTTACTCTTTTAGAATGTGCCACGATATTCGCGCTCGCGCTCTCTATAGTCTGCGCTGACGGGCACGGGCGAGGCCGGCTGCGCTAGGGACAAGAACAGAGATTCGATGGAGTGCTGGTTGGCACCAGCCGCAATGTTGGCCAGTGCCAGCGCATCGTTGGCGCCAAGGGGAGTATCGCGCAGGATGGATTCAACGACGTAGCGCGCCACGGGTAAAACGCCCAAGCGCGCCGCAGCGGCGAGCACGCGCCGGTAGTTGAGCAAATCAGACATGGGCACCTGTTCCAGGATGCGCATGGCGGTCTCGGTGTCGCGGCGCGGCATGCTCAGACGGTACACGACCGAGCGAATGATGGCGTTGTCACTGGGCGCAAACCCGGCTCGCGTCAAGACGCCGACCAGACCCAATGCGTCGGCCTGTCCCAGCGCGTCCAAGAGAGCGGCATCGAGCGCCTCTGAGAGAGCAGGCACGCTGTAAGAGCGCACGCCTAGCGATGCCAACGCAATGGGCAAGGCGCTGTCGCTGTCTCCCGAGGCTTGGCGTGCCACAAAGTCTTGGACGAGAGCGTTGGCCAAAATGTCAATGGCAAGGGACGCCGACATGGTCTGGATAAAATCGGGCGAACCGAGAAACCGCACGAGCGCGCCGTCGCGTGCGCGCCCCACGGCGTCATGAATGCGCTGATTGATCGGGCCAGATGCCGCAACGGTCGAGGGCCCCGCAACCGCCAAAGGTCGGGGTGCTCGAACGCCACCAAGTGACTCTGCGCCAGCGGTGCGTGCCATGGGCGCCAATGGTGCATACCTGCCCAGGGACGGACCCATGCGCGACACGGATGTTGCTTGGGGTGCCGCCGTCGGCCTCTGGCGCGTTGTCGGGGCCATCACCGACGCCAATCTCGGCTGACGCAGTGTCAGTTGCTCAAAAGGCACGGTTGGCGCTGTGGCGCTTTCAGCGCGCGCCGCACGTCGCATCGACGCAGCAGCAGAAGCAGCAGAAGCAACCGCCTGTTGTGATTGCCTTGCGGGCGGCTGTTGTTGCTGCGTCGGTGCGACCTGCGGCGCGGGCTGCGGCACGCGTTCCGGCTCCCTGGGTACCGCTGTCTCTGTTGACAACGGCTCCTGAACGACATCCGCCGCGCTGGCGCGTTGCAGCAGGTCGACGTAACCGTTGCGATCGAGTGTGCACGAGCCCGTTCGTGTCGACAGTACATAAGTGCGGCTACTGGGTATTCTCCGGCTGTTGCCAATGACGCCCTTGGCAGCACGCACTAATTGCTCGGCATCATAGGCTGTCGTTGAGGTGCCCGATCGTATCACAGCGCGACGCGACGGCGGCACGTCGCGCTCAAACTCGTCGCGTCCCACATCAAAGTCGGTGAAATCATAGACCTCGTTATAGTCACTTCCTCGTGGGAGGATTTCGCAGCGCGGTGTCGGGTCGATCACGCTCGTGGTGATGTCGGGTTCGGGCACGGACGTCGACGGTTGGGTCACGGCCGCCTCACGGGCGCGTTCGAGAATACGCCCCTGGTCGTCGTCGCTTATCTCTACGCGCGGCGCGGGCTGTGTCACGATCCACTGCGGTTCGCCGTACCCGTCGTATTCGTCGTCCTCGTCCACATCCTCGATGAGATCGACCAATTCAGAGACGTCATACACCACAGACACGCCCGTTGCCATGTTGAGAATGGCCACGCGACGCGCGGGCGGCACGAGACGAGCAAAGGTCGGTTCATCCACGGCGCCCCCTCGGACAAAATACACATGCTCAGCGCCGTATGCTGGATCGACGAGCGCAGCCAGTGGCGGTTCATCGTCAATATCGGCGACGAGACGTGGCAGATACAGATCGCGTTGCATCTCTCTTTCTCTTTGTTTTTTTTTCACTATTGTTTGATCGTTGTCTGTTTGCGCGTCGAGTGGACACCTGCGACCAGCGTATTACTCTTTGGCCCAGAAGGAAAAGAGACGGCGACGGCACAAAGTAACGGTGGCATGGAGGTCTGCGCCTCGTGCCGCCAAACCGACGAGGGAAACAAGAGAGACTTGCCCTACCCACTTTTTTTGTGGCAACACAAGAGACACGTCATATCTCTCTCGCTCTCAAAAAAAAAGGCTCAAAAAGGCGAGCCCAACGACCCCCGACCGACCAAAAATCCCATCGCACGGTTTTCTTCCATGCGATATATGCACGCCTCAGACGAGATCTATGTCCTTTCCCGCGATTCTTGGGCCAACACACGCGCGTGTGTGTGCTAAAAAGTCGGCATAAAAAACCTTGCCGGGCATATTGTCTTGCATTTTTGGTGTCTTTTTTTGTGCGCAGCGCCGCATGCGTCGTCGCCCCAGAAAAAAAGACGGGGGAAAAAGGCTGCTCGCAAAAATAAAAATCCAAAAAAAAACGAGATGGACCACTCCGAAAGGGTTCTTTTTTTGGTTTATTTGTGTCACACGCACACAAGTCCCACGCGCGGCCTCTCATCCTGCAGTCGGTAAACTCTCAAAAGGGGCAAAAGAAAGTCATAAAAAAGTCAACGCGCTGTCCCAAAAAGTGTCTACAGCCTGCTGTTTTGTCTGCCAAAAAAATTGTAGACATATGAGGAGCGAGACATGTCTGGTGTCGGCATTTTTTTATGAATTCCCAAGCAGACGAAACAACAGGCTGTAGACACTTTTTGGGACAGCACATTGACTCTTTTATGACTTTCTTTTGCCCCTTTTGAGAGTTCACCAACTATAGCCTCGAATGACGACAACAGGAACCAATGCGAGGACCGACAAGGAATGTCCAACAACAAAAAAAAAAGACACAGGGCATTTATGGTGGACGCAGAGAAGAGGCAAAGGTAGGGGTGAAAAAAAAAAGATGAAAGAGACACCATCAGCCGCCTCTCGAAAACCACAGGAAAAAAGGCGACAATTAACAACAGAAAAAAAATAAAGCACAAGCGTTGCCGCCGGTGCACAAGTCTCGGTTTGCCAATGTCCTGTATTTTTTTCTCTCTATCTGTCGCTCGTCTCTCTTTCTTTGTGTCTGTTGTTCTGGCGTCACCACTCGCGTCGTTGTCTCGATCTATTGTTGCTGCTGCTGCTGCTGCTGCTGTTGTTGTCGTTGTTGTAATTTTATTAAACAGAAAGGAAAAAAAAAGGTTGTGATGAAACAAATGGCCACATGGTCTATGGGTACGAGGAAACACGGCAACCGGGCGAACAGAGGCCCTCGGTCCGTTCGGCAATGAGCACCAAGAGACGCTGTGCGTCACGCGCCATCTTTTCATAGACCGCCACGTCGAGACTAGATGCGCGATTGTCGTAATCGAGACGATCGAGCATACGCCGCGCGGCGTCGCAGGCGCGCGCTGTCTTTTGCCATTCGGCATCGCCGGTGGCGTATCGGTCGGGAGGTCCGTGGACGTCGAGATGTCGGTCGATAATCGACATTCGACAGCGATTGCACTCGTCTAGCGAACGCTGAGGGATCGTGTTGCGCGCCGTACGCTGCGCCGTGACCATGGCGGTCCACCGCGCGCGTCGCTCGTCGGTATCTGCCCAAAACGGCCATTGCGTTGGGACCGGCATGACGGCAGCAAGCGACAGCGGTGGCGGCGACTCGATGACGATGGCATCGTCCTCTATCGACTCACGGATGCCCTTGATCAACTGGGCGTTGATGAGTGGAACAGGCCAGTCATAGAGACCGCCGTCGACAGGGTTGATCGACGAACGGCGGCGGTAGGCGCGGATACGCGCGCGTATCTCGACGTCTACAGTGGCCGACACGGCGGCCGCCGACTTGTATGATGCGCTCGTAGGTGCGCTGCCCTTTTGATTGCGCAAAGAACGGCGGGCGGGTACATGTGATCGCGTTGCCGTCGCCGACATACCTGTGACCCTTTTCTTTTTTTTTTTAAAAAACTCGTCGTGCTGTCTCCTCTTTCTTTGTGTGCGCGCACTCTCTATCCCCCACCAAAAGTGGGTCTTCTTCTCTCTGGTTTTTTTTCTGATGCGTTGCGTTTTTGGTTCGATGCCCCGTGGCGTCGCCCAATGCCGGCCTCTTTGCCCCATTCCCATTGTCGACACATCACAAGAGAGGAAAAACGATGGGCGAATGAGCAAAGAAAAAAAAGCAGAGGGAAAAGGCTGTGTGTACAAATGAAGGAAAAAAAGGGTTGGCACACTGCCGTAACCGGTTACCGCCGTCTCCAAGTCTTTCTCTTGTATGTATGTGGTATGTGTTTTTTTGCGATGGCCGCGTGTGGCGGGCACGGCATGGCGCCTCTTGTCCCCACCCTTTTTTTTAGGAAAAAAAAAAGAGGGTGCGCTCGTTGTTTGGTGACAAACTTGTCGGGCGCGGCGTCTGTGGCGCGTTGCGAATAGTCGGGGGGAAAAGAAAGATGATCGCCGCCGCCAGGGTGCAACATCGGACAAGAGGCGCAATTGCTGATGCGCCTCTGTCCTCGGTGGCAGGACGCTCTAGGCCCGTCTCACGACCTCACATGTCTTTGTGTGCTTTTGCTACTTTGTTCCTCTTTTTTTTTTAGAAAAAAAAATGTGAATGATCTTTTTAAACTGCTGTGATGCTGTGGTGGACGAGCATGCGCTATCGGGCGCATGCGCGCGCGAGTGCGAAAATCTGCGAGCGCCACCGATAATAGAGCGCCGCCACCGCCGCCGTCATCGACACAACGGCCGAGAAGAGACAAGGAAAAAAAAAAGGAACAGGAGGAAACAAACAGAAAAAAGAAAATCAGCGTCCATACGCACACTCGCGGCACCAGCAAGAGGACCCGCCTTTTTTTCCGTGTACAGCCGTCATCGCCGTTGCCAGTGGCGTTGGCGTTGTTATCGTCGGGGGTCGCCTTCCTTCTCCTTGTTTTTCGCGAGGCATCGGCAACCGCCGTCGGGCGCCAACAACAAAGTACGCGTCCTCAAAAAAGGGCGACGCCGCAAGAGACAGGTGAGAAAAAGGGCGAAAAAAAGACAGCGCTGCAGTGGGGCGCGGTCCGTGACACACACACGCGCACACACAATCGCGAGCACAATCGAGTCTGCACACAGGCCAGGCAGGGCAGGAGAAAAGCCGAACCGGCCAAACAAAAGGAGGACACGCCAGGCCACGACGAGAAGGAGGCGAAACCAAGGAGGAAAGAGAGCAGACGCACAGACGACGACGACACTCCTCATACACAGCCGCCAGAGTCGCGTCTCCTTGATTAATCCCCCCGCACGAGTCCCTGTCGCATCCCCGCCGCCCTCGATCCACACCCACCCAGAGGAAAGAGACGAGTCATGTCGCGCGCCAACTACCGCACCTACGCGCCGACCGCCAACGGCGCCGCTCAGAGCCATGATGCCGCCAACGCCGCTGCCGCCAATGCCGCTGCTGCGGCTGCTGCCGCTGTGGCCGCGGCTACGGCGGCCCAGCACGCCGCACAGGGCCGCGTGCAACCGCACGTGCTCCCCATGCCGCCGTCCAACGCCAACGGGTACGACGGTTGGGTGGGACCGGCCAACGGATGCGCGCAAAAGTGGGGTTCGGGCGGCTGCTCGTCGGGCGCCTTTGTGCCCGGCCCGACGCCCGGCCAGCTGCGCAATCCGTGCACCGGTGAGGTGCGCCAGCTTTTGCCCTATGTCGAGGCCCCGCGGCCGCCCAAGCCCGGAGCCAATGGCGTCGCTGGTGCGCTCCATCAGGAGGAGTGGATGATCGTGAAAAAGGTCACCAACAAGCGAGGCGGCGCCGCGGCGGCCACCGGCACCACGTCGGCGGCGTGCACCCACGCCGGCCTCCAGCCGTGCCAGCGCAAGCGCTGCTGCGCCAAGAAGCGCCACACCCAGTGCTACAAGCCGCAGCCCAAGCGTGAAAACTGTTATCCGGCCGACCACCAGGAGTACGACCTGGCCTACCTGACCAACTTTGACGAGGTCGACGTCGGACCTCTGGAGGACAATGACTGGAACAACTTTTCCAACGTCAAGGACTTTCACGCCGACGACGGCGAGGTGTTTGCCAACCGCAAGGGCATCACCCTCGTGGCCAAGCGGTTCGGTCTCACTTACCCGGCGATCGAGGTCGACGCGTCGGCCGAGCCCCACCCGACGGGCTTCCTCGACCATCCCAAGCGGTGGATCATCCGCAATTCGGACTATGAGGTGCCTCAGTGCGGACAGATCTATGTCGAGGCCTGCATCGCCGCCAAGGTGATGGGCGTCGAGGATGCCGCCGCGCCGCTGGGCTCCATCGAGGGCGTCGACACCTTTGGCTCGGCCGTCAACAATCCGCAGTCGGATCTGCGACTCGGCTTTGCCGCCCTGACGCTCACCGATTTCAGCAGCGGTCTCAACGCCATGGTGGCCTTTACCAACGAGACCATCTGGGCCGTCTACGAGATGTTGCCCTTTGATCAGGAGGACGGCGTCGCCGAGAACGGCAGCCGCGCATCATTCGCCGGCGCCTTCTTCATGGGCCAGCGCAACGTCGCGCGACCCAACTCGGACTTTTCGCGGGTCGGCATCGCCTACGACAAGCAAAAGGGCCTCACGTGGTACCTCAACGGCGTCGCGGTGCACAATGAGCCGCGACCGGGCCATCCGCCCAAGCACGACCACATCCTCTATCACGTGCCCGGCGAGTCGCGTGACATCGAGGTCGAGTGCCTCCGGTTCGGCCTCGGTCTCTTTACCATGCTCGACGCGCTGCCCATGGAGACCGACAAGATCTCGCCCAGTCAGCAGCAGGCCCTCGTGCGTCTCACGCCGGCGGGCTACACCCAACCGGTCAGGCCCGGCCGCGACGTTTCGTTTGTCTACAACAACAGCCCGTGGTCGGCGCGCCTGCCCAACACGGGCGCCCTCTTGATCTCCAAGGAGTTCAAGATTGTCTATCGTTGCTAGACAACGCCATGTGTATGCGTGCCGCTGGTCGCTCTTTTTCCCCCTTGTTTCACGGCGCCGCCTACTTTGTCCGCCATTCTCTTTTTTTCCGCACTATCACTATCTCTTTCTCCCTCGCCGTGCTTTTGGCGGACGTTGTCGGCGCGGCGCTCGGCCATGCGGTGACACCTCAAAAAAAAGCACGCGGCCATGCGCACGTATTATGAAAAAAAAGAGCAAAAAACCGAAATAGAAAAGAACCGCAATGAAACCATTTTGTTTGGGAATAGATCGCCATTGTGTCTGTGCATTCCTTTTTTTCTTTGTCTTTTTCCCTGTGGCAATCTACAGTCTGTGAACTCTCAAAGGGGGCAAGATAAAGTCACAAAAAGTCAACGCATTGTTCCAAAAAGTGTCTACAGCCAGTTGTTTTGTCTGCTTGGAAATACACAAAAGTGCCGACAGCAGACATGTCTCGCTCCTCACATGTCTACAATTTTTAAGCAGACAAAACAACAGGCTGTAGACACTTTCGGAAGGTCTCTTTGACTTTTTGTGACTTTGCCTTGCCCCCCTTTGAGAGTTCAGGGACCGTATCTTTTTTTTTTCGGTTGCCGCGGTGACAAATGGCAAACAAGACCGCAGGGGGAAAGTGAGGGGAGAATAAATGCATCGTCAACATTTTCCATGGCGCGGCCTCTGCCGCACCATTTTTTTTCTGGACGGGGCAGTTTGCTCTTTTGTATTGCCCCAAATTATTTCGTGGTCTCCATCGCGACCAATCAAAAAAAAAGCAGGAATCCTATTTAGGCTGCCTTCTCTTTCGCCCGCTTGGGAATGGGGCAATGCCGCTGGTTGGCGCCACGGACAACCATTGTCCATGACAAAAAGGACCACTTTTTTTTCTTTTGTCCCTCCTTTTGTGCGAGTCTCTTTGACACACAAGATACGTGCAGCCGGATCGCACACACGCACACACAAAAAGAAAAGATCGCCGAAAGCCATCGAGCCGTAGCCTCTATCGGCAGAGGAAAAAAGAATGCAATCAACTGTTGCAACAACGACAATGACGACGACACAGATGGCCATGTGCCTGGACGAGATGCCGGTCGAAATGTTGGCGCACATCTTTTCCTACCTCGCCGGACCCTCCTTGGCGCTCGTCGGCGCGACATGCCGCGCGTTTTATCAGGCATCTATCGATGACAGACTGTGGATGGGTGTTTACCGGCGCGATTTCTCATGCGACGGCCCACCGTGCGAACACGTCGACTATGCGCAGCACGGCAAAACCATGCGTTGGCTCTATGCCATGCGCGCTGTGCCAACGGGCCGTGCGTGGAAGGACCCCGTCACCAGGCGCCAGTGCGCTCGCATTTCATCTCACGACAGTGGCGCACTGTGGAGTGGAGAGTTTTCGATTGGCATTGATCCAACAGCGCCAGAGGCCGCACGCCGTCCTGCCCTACTCTTGGATGGATACGGAGCGCATGTCAGTGCGTCGGGGGAGATACGCGAGGGCATGTGGAGATTGGGGGCCTTTGTCGGTCCCGGTCGCAGTTACTGTCCCCGCAAGACGACCGACGACGACGACGTCACTGTCTACTGCCCATCTTTTACCGACAATGCCGGAAATGGTCGCGGTTCCATCCGTCTCGGCAGCGATCTCTATGAAGGAGGCATTGCCAACGACACGATGCACGGATTCGGTTACTACAAAGCGACTGATCGTTGCGACGACATTTGGGGCGAGTGGGCGAACGGCAAGGTCCACGGACGCGCCTTTTTTACAAATTCGTCTTGCACGTTTTCGGGGCAGACAGCCGATCGCAAACACGACTCGTCGATTGTTCCAGCGTCGGGCGTCAAGCGCACGCATGACGGCAGCCTGATCGAGGGTCGATGGGATGTCCAGTGTCGTCCCATATGGCAGATCGAACGGCATGCCTCTTGCATCGTGCGATCCAATGGCGCTGGCGCCATTAGGATAGTGCACTGCGAGTCTCCCACCACGTCGGGACAGAGCGTTTGCGCCCGCTCGCACACGACGATCACCGTCGACGGCAACTACACACGCACGGACGACCGGCGCACGGGAGGTGTCGCAGCATCATGCACACACAATTGGCGATTTCTGTTTGTTGCCGTACCCGACACATGCGACGATCCCTGTCTAGCCGGACGCCGGTTCTTTATCGGGCAAGACACAGGCGCGGGGTGGATGCCGACCGACGACCGGGGCGCGATATGTGCGCCGCGCGACCCCAGTACAAGTCAGAGTCATGCGTTTTACCGTTACCTGGCGTCGGCCGACTGTTTGCTTCCCCGGAAAGATGTCGACGCGGCACGAGCGGCCATGGACAATGGCAAGGTCGACACCGAGGCAGTGCCCACTGATGTCGCTCTGTCTGGCGCCTTGGGGTTGCCATTTGGTCGCGTCGTGTCGACAGACCTCAACGGGCAACCTCTCATCCGATGTTTCCTCACCGGGACAACATTGCCAGCTGCCGAATGCGTCGTGATGAGTAGCGGTCGCGCGTACGGTCGTGCGGTGTGCGCTCTGTGGAGGGGCCACCCCCACTGGGGCAGGACCGATCCTGAAACGGGTGAGCGCGTTGATAGGCCTCGCGTCGAGATATCATGGCGCACGTGGATGATCGACGTCGAGCCAAGGCTATTATCATGCGCGATCACGCGCGCACTCGAATCGACGCCATCTGACGACTCGCGTGTTGCGTCTGACGTGGTACGCTATGAACTGACGACACTCACGGGCCATTTGTTTGCTGCCAGACAGCGTAGCCTACGAGACGCCTTGGAAGCCATCACGCAGACGAGTTCAGTGCGCCAAGAGGACCTCTTGATCAGAGACTTTGACGGGCTGGCCGTGGCCGACATTGAGTTTCGACACCCCGAATGGGACCCGCGCGGTCCCTGGCGGCTCGGTACGCCCGATCGCACACTCCTCCCCGAGGATACGACAATTGGAGACCATGAGCGCGACTCTCATGATCATCGAGAGAGCGGGTTTCTGAATGACCTCCTGGACACGCACGGCATCATCAGGCTGGCGCTCGTTGCCCAGTCTTTTATGGGTACCCAACTCGATGGTGTCTTTTTCCTTGGACACACCTTTGGCGCAGCGTCCTTTGTGGGAGCGCGTCTCAGCGACTGTTTGTTTGTCGACTGCCACTTTACCGAGGATGTCTTTGCCGCGGCATCAATTGCGCGCTGTCGATTAATCACGTGCACGATGCAAGATGGCAGTCGGGTCGACTCGCGTGTCCTCTCCAACGACCGACACGGCACACACTCGCCCCTTTAGGGTTGGGCCCATGAAAGAAAGAGCCTCTGCCTCTCGCCATGGTGTTTCTCTTTTTTTTTCGTCTCTGGTTTTTTGGCCTCTTGGTTTTGTCGGCACCTTTTTGTTATTAGGAAAAAAAATAAATGAAAACAACAAAAATAGTAAAATCTGATTCATGGATAGGTTCGTTGCACGCGCGCGCATGGGGTATTTGGCGTCTGTGGACAACTGAGGCGCAAGTAGACCCAATCCCTAAAAATTTGGTGAACCCACAAAAGAAGACCAATGTGTGTGTCTGTGTGTGGTGTGGCGCCAACAACCGCATGACATTTTTGTCTTTTCTCTCTTTGACTCGCAAATGCCACTCGTAAAAAGATGCCTCCTCCCCAAATACATTCCTCATACATATCCTCTAGTCTTTTATACATACAGATACCTTGATCCCAAAAAAAAGTGCTCGCCCCACATCCACCCGCCATTTTTTTCTTGTTATTGTGCATATTGCTCCAGTGATTTTTTATGGGCGCAAAAGGGAAAATAAAAGGAGAAAAATCGCCACCCCTTCTCTAGTTGCCGTGTTGGTCGGCAATGAGACCGCGCTCCGTGAGCCATACTCGATAGGCGGGATCGCGCGGTGACGCGTGCAGCGCCATGGGACGCACACGACACCAGCGGCGCCACACAGAGGCGTCGGCCCACGTACAACGCCACGGTCGGTAGGATCGAGGGTCGATGCAAAAGAGCGTCATGCTGCGTTCATGGGCAAGCCGGTCGGTCACACGTTGGTCGCCGTCATCGGCGCAGCGCGACCACACGTGTTGGATGGTCGCGAATACGGCCTCGCAATCGTCGACATCTGGATGTGACAGAGCGCGATTGAACCGCTCAAACAAAAACGCCCATATGTCGACGGCAACCACAAGAGCGTCTGCCGCATCGCGCCCTTGCCTGGCGCTCACCTGCTCCAGAGCCGCCACCATGCGTTCAATGCCATAGACGCCATCGGGGTGGGAATTGGCGCGATCGCATGCCACACGCACAATGCCAGCCACCCAGAGCGGCTGCGTGTGTGCCACGTCGTCGGGCCAGCGTTCGCAGAGCCAGGCAAATGAGTCGGGGTCAACGTCAAAGCGCGTGCACGTCGCAAGAATGAGGCGGTCGAGGCGGCCAAAATCGCCCTCGTCGCGCGGGTCGTATCGGGGTGGCCCATCGCACAGCCAAGACAATAGTGCGTCGCTGTCGTCAGAACATGGCATGTCGTCATCGTCGGCACTCAATCGGCAGGCGCCTTTGGTCAGCGCCGCCAACACGCGCATCTCTTCATCGCGACCGCCACGCTGCGCACGCTCCCACAACCAATGCGCGCAATCGATCGCTCTTTGGCGGCAGACGAGTTTTATGGCCTTGTCGGTATCGATCGCGGGCCGAACACGTGCGGCGGTAATGGAGCCTGATTCACCGTCCCAGTAGGATAGGCGCGCGTCGTACAGAGCGAGTGCGCGACCATTATCCGCGGCGATTGCATCCTCGACGAGCCAGGCACGGTTATCAGAGTCCAACAGCCAGTCTCGGAATTGCACGGCCCATGGACGACCCTTTGGATTCTGTGCCGCGTCCAGGCAATAAGTAATGACGCGCGGACCCGACAGGCCTTTGATGGCGCCCAACACATGCAAAAGCGGTGGGTCGGCGAGCGCAAATAGGGCATCGACGGTAGTCACGTCGTCATTCAAAGCCGCTGCCCGCACAACAAGCGACATTGTCATCGCCCAAGGTGCCGAGCGTAGCACAATGTCGATTGCATCGCGTGAGCCATTCTTGACCACGGCCTCTGCGACAAGCGATGCCAAATGGCGTTGTGGCGAAACGTGTCTGGTGTGCCTCCACACCGGTGGCGTCTGATAGACAACGTCGAGAGATGGATTGGCAAATGCATCGTCAGTGATCATATCGTCGACGACTGCGTGCGTCACCGCAACGCCGGAATGTATCCTCCCACGCGACAGTGTATCAGGCACAATGGTGTATTCTAGTGCGATGTGCACCAGCGCCGGCACGCCCGTCGCGGCAAGGACGATCGCCATGTCTGTGGCCAACGATTGCGCGCCATCAGAGGCACATTGTGCGACCCATTGGCAAAAGCGATCAACATTCCCGTGATCATTCCAATCCATCGTATGGGTGCGTCTGGTCGCCCAGTCGGCGAGTGCAGACGCGCACACGACACGCCCACGACCCCACGCCATCAATCGATGCGGGAGCCACATGCGTGCCGCAGCAATATGCAGGGTGCCCCATAGAGACGGTTTCGCCTTGTCGATGATGGCGCACCATGTCCGGCACACGAGCCTGGCAGCAAAACGCCAACGCGGTTCTACGCCGTCACCGCAGTCGCCAAAATCATCGACGTCGGCGTGACCCACGAGCACGATAGACCACAATTCGTCGGGAAGAATATCGCGCGACTCTTTGGGCGCGCTTTCCATCGCCGGGTCTGTACAGCAAGCGCACGACTATGCGATGCCCTCTTTTGTTGTTGTTCCTTTTGTTGTTTTTTCTAAAAAAAATAAAAAGAGTGTGTTTACAAAACAAGAAAACACAAGAGTCCCTTTGTGCACAGGGGGCGCGATCGCTGTTGTCGCTTGCGCCTTTTTTCTTTTCTGTATGAACGAAATACGAAATCCCCTGATTTACGTCTTTCTGTCTTTTGGTCGCGTGCCATTGGACGACCCGTCACCACAAGGTGAAAAAATTGCGGGTAAAATATCTTTGGCGATGGGCGACGCCCACGGAGACGGGCCAAAAAAAAGAGGCATGCCCCGACCGCGGCGCTCGCGACGGGATTGCGTCATCAATAGCTGCGACAAAAGTACAGGCCAACCAAAAAAAAAAAGGAAAAGAAAAGAGACGCCGCAAAAAGGCGCAAGATGGCAGCCGTCCACAGACAAAAAGAATGAAATTTTGCCAGCAAAACAAAAAACCAATGGACGAAAAGCCAACGTCCCATTGGCAAGAAAAAAGCACGCCAGGCTCAATCGGGCGTCCTCCGACCCCGTCCCTGGGCGCGCAGCGGCTCACTTTTTTTTGTTCCTTCTTTTTTTTTCCTCTCTTTGGCGGGTGGGGCTCAGTGGCTCCCTTTTTTTTGGTCAAAGAGGCGATAGTGCACGGGCAGAAATACTTGGAGCACGGGCAAAAACGCACAGGGACTTTACATTCCTAAACATCGGCACGGTCAAGAGCGGGACAAAATAAGAGGTATTTGGCGTACATTGTGTATTTTTTTTAAATATTCGTGGCCGTGTCCGTCGGTTTGTGCCCCCGGCCTTTGGGATTTTCTCACGCGACGCGAATGTGTCGGAAAAAAAGGGGGCACGGTCCCAAGGGATTTTATTCTCTTTTCTTTTTGCCGGAAAAAAAAGAGATAAACGGCAAAGAGACCAGGGCGACGCGCATCACTCGCGTGTCACCTGTGGACTCGCCCACAAGAGGACACCCAAGTAGAGGATAGAGTAGATGGTGCTGACGAGGTAGGCTTCATACTCGCGACCGCTGAGCCACTTGGCCACGAGGAAGACGACAAATGCCGTGATGCCTAAATTGAGAAAGGCGTTGCGCGTCGGCAGCCGCGTGAATCGATAGGCGACGCGCCTTGCTCCTGACGCCGGCGTCTCTGGCGCACTATCAGACTGCTGCCCTTGGCGCCGCTGCATTTTTTGCTCTAGGGGGAAAAAAGAGAAAAAACCGAAAAGGCGCGCGACGGCCGGTGTCGTGTATGCTGTGTGCGCCGCTGTCGATACGCGGGTTTTTTGTTTACTGTTGCCTTTTTGTGACCCCCGTTTCCAGGTTTGCGCATGAGCGCGCGCATACCGCGACAGCATTGGCGTGGATACGAGTGCGTCCACGCCACCAGGACGACGACGCCTGCCTGTCCCACGCGAGCGCGCGCTCACTCGGCAGCACCCTGCCCCCCCGCCTCTTTTTTTCCACCCATGGCAAGACGTGCCCATCAACAAGAACAATGGGCAGACCATAAAAACAGACTACTTTTTTTAAAAAAAAAAGAAAAAACGCGGGGCCAGTGCAAAAGCGCAATTGTCCATGCGACATACTACACACACGTGGTGTGTTTGCGCTCGCCTTCCTCTCTCTCTCTTTGCGTGTCGTCTTTTCTGTCTTGTGGCGCCATCGGTTTTTTTTTCGCCGCACACGATTGGTCCGGAATGAAAGAAAAAAAAGAGGCAGCGAGGCAGGGGGAAAAAAGAGGGAGGAGGAAACGGGGCCTTTGGGTGGCGCGCCGAGCCTCTCGATCCAACCGAGGGCGCGCCCAAATCCGACGCAAAGACCACGAGCAAAGAGAGGGCCTATCATTTTGGCTCCAGAACATCGGCTGGGAGCGACAACGGACGCCAGAGACGCCGCCCTTGGAGACGTACTACACCTAGTCCACACGAGGGAAACCCCAGGTCTGTCCAGACGCAGCCGCGTCCACGATGAGCGGAAAGGAAAAAGGCCACAGAGGGACGGTCGACGAGGCAGGTGCCGCCCAGTCTCATCCACTAGATGGCGATACGCAAAGCGATGCGCGTCTCGATGCCGCTTTGCGCGCATCCGGTGTCGAACTGGCACCGCATGTCCACCAACGTGATGCCGTGCGGTGGTGGGTGGCGCGCGAGGGCACCAGCGACGCGGCGCGCGCCGTAGCGTCAGGCGGCATCTTGGCCGACGAGATGGGCCTCGGGAAGAGCATGTCTGCGGTCATGTCTGTGATGTTCTGTCGGTCGGCATTGGCCGGTCCGGCCCCTCGCCCGCGCGCTCCCGCGCCCCTGCCCGGCACATGGGCAGGCACGTCGGCACCGATCGTGGCAGCCGGCCGTGCCTCGGCGGGCGGGCGAGTCGTGCTTGCGCCCACGCTCATCGTCTGTCCCAAGAGCCTTCTCATCCAGTGGGAGCGCGAGATACTGAGATACACGACGCTCGGTCCCGCCGACATCCATTTGTTTTACGGACGCGCCGGGCGTCGCATCACACGGCGACAGGTAACCGACAAGGTCTTTGTGCTCACCACGTACGAGATTGTGCTCGGCAGTTTTGAACACTCTACGCAGTCGTCATCAACAACAGCGTCGGCCACATCCTCTTTGGGCCGACGCGCTACGCGGTCACGTGTCCTCACGCCCAAAGCTGTCGCCGACACAGAGAGCGTCTTGCACGGCATCGAGTGGGACCGCATCGTGCTCGACGAGGCCCATGTCATACGTAACTGGCAGACGTCCAAGACGCACCGGGCCGTGTGTGCGCTACGCGCTCGGCGCAGATGGTGCCTGACCGGCACGGCCTTTAACAACTCGGCATCGGACGTGATCGCTCTCTGCCGGTTTGTTGGCGTCGCGCCCTACTCTGATCCTCAGTGGTGGGCAAATGCATCAGAGTCAGATGCCGCGCAATGGCGCACTCTGTTTTTGCTGCGACGCACAAAGGCGGCGCTTGTCGCATCGGTGCCTGCTACCGGTCCAACACGGTCAGCGCCCGTGCCCGTGCCGTCGAGCAGCGACTCGGCGACACCAGGACCCGGAACGCATACAATGCCATGCGGTGGCCCGACGGCGGACGCGCGTCGGGGTCCAATGTCAATGCCGCCCAAGGTCGAAAAGATCAGGCGCGTAGCGCTCAGCGAGCGCGAGGCGGCCTTTTACGATCGCCTGGCCGTCGGCGCCGTTGCCGATTTTGGCGCATTTACCCAGTCCAAGGGCAGCGACAAATCGCGCATGTTTGGCCAGATGCTCGAATGGCTCACGCGCCTGCGCCAGGCCTGCTGCGATCCGTTGGTGCTGAAAGGTCGCGCGGCCACCATCGTGTACTCGCCCACATCGCGTGCCGATCTGGCGCGGCACGAGTCATGCTGCGTGCGGTGTCACGCAGCCAGCGCCGGCTCGCTCGCCCCGATGCGACTCGCGTGTGGCCATACGTCGTGCAACATATGCGCACAGGAGACGGCCGGCGTCTGTGTATTGTGCTTTGGCGCAACAACAACAACAACAACAACTCAAGCACACCACCAGTATCATCATCATCATTACCATCACCCTCATTCCGCTGCCGGTGACGATGATGGTGGCGCGTCGCCTGTACCGCGTCCCATGCCGACCGAGCCGGCGTGTGGCCCGTCATCGCGCACCGCCAGCATGGTGCGCTTCATGAACAAGATCTTTGCGCGCGACAGCCAATGCAAGATGGTGGTCTTTTCTCAATGGTCAACCTACCTCGACCTGATCGAGAGTGCCGTCGTGACACACGTCGGGGTCGACTATGTGCGCATCGACGGTGCCGTGCGACAGATCGAAAGGCGCAACGCGCTCGTGAGTCGATTTGCCACCGATCCATCGGCCCGATGTCTGCTGATGACGATCGGCGTGGGCAGCGTCGGTCTCAATCTCGTGTGCGCCAACTATGTGCTCCTCATGGACGCACACTACAATCCGTTTGCCGAAGCGCAGGCCGTCGACCGCGTTCACCGCATTGGACAAACGCGTCCTGTGCGCGTGGTGCGCTTTCTGTCGGACGCGAGCGTCGACGCCGCCGTGGCCCAAATCCAAGCCGCCAAGCGCGCTGGCGCTGCGGCCTTTCTAGGCGGACCTGTGGCAGACGACAATCTCGATCGCGATCGCAATGCTGCCAACGGTGATCACAACGCCAAAGACGACAACGACGACCCCGCCGTGAGCAGACGCGGCGCTGCCATGGTGCGCGGCATTGACGAACGCCAGCTGCGGTCCATCCTGAGTGAAATGATTGCCGCAAGGCGCGACGTCGGCGACAGCACGCTCGACTCATTTGTGCTTACCAAATCGTCGTCGGGTCTCATGCCGTCGCGTGGCATGCAATGCAATCTGGGCGTCACGTGCAAAGACAGTGTCGTTGATGTTGATGATGATGATGACATTGACGACGACTATCAAGAAGACGAAACCCATGCCAATGATGATGGCGATGATGACAATGATGACGACGATGATGGGCTATACAGACATTGCAGAGATTCCCCCGACGACGATGATGATGGTGACGACGATGACGATGACAATGATTCCACAAGCCGTCATCGCCAACAACAACAACACATTGACAACAGCGATACGGACGGGGGTGCGTCAGACAGCGGCCTCGACAAAACCGACAATGGCGACGGCGAGAGACAACTCGACAGACAGACACGACCATGTCTGCGCTCGTCGGTTTGCACGCCGCCGTCGCGTCATCGGTTCTTGGTCACAAGGCGCGCCGACAACAAAGGAGAAGGCGGCGACAACGAATATGATATTGATCTGGACGACCAGAGCGCGTCTGCCGGGTCCCTGCCTCGGCGCCCCGCTCTCCAACGTCTCAAGCGTACGGCCGACGTCGTGCAACGTAAGGGCAAACTGCGCCGTCCATCCAAGCGCGGCCGCCACCAAGCAGTCGCTGAGCGCAATCCTGCCGCAAGAGACTAAAGGCGCTTGGTTTCCTCGCTCTTTTTTTCATTGACTTTTTTTCTCAAACATGTCAAACTAGAAAGAAAAGTTTTTTTACATTTTTCTTCTTCTTCTTCTTTGTTTGCTGGGGTCTCTGTGTGTTGGGCACCATTTTTTCTTTTTGGTGCGTGGGAGTGCTACAGCGGCACTCTATTTTCACCGAGACGCACCATAGACGCCCCGCTCTTTCTTTTTTTTTAAGGCGGCGTATTGGGAATGACGAGTCGACACATCATAACCAATGATATGAATCTTTTGGAATCATAAACGTAATGTTACTGACTCTAAAGTGTTTTATGTAGACTCTTACGTGTTAACTCGTCATTCCTGATACGCCGCCTTAAGCCTGCGCGGCGGACGCCCAATGCAGGAAAAAAAAGCACCAACCGAGCGAGGGCGTGATAAGAAAAACAAGAGGGCGCAACAACAGCATCGCGTCTCAACCGGGACGCATAGTGTCTCTTTTTTTTTCTGGATCGTCATCCCACTGTCGCCCAATCGCACCTTCAAAAAAAAAGAAGGTGACCCTGTCTTTTTCGTGTATCGCTTTTTTGCCTTGGGACATGGGTAGGTGTATTCTCAAAGTGCACAAATACACGGAGCCTCTTGGATTCCTGTGCATCGACATAATAAAGAGCAGAGAGAAAAAAACATTTCGAAAAGTTCTGTGTATTTTGTACATTTTGAGTATTCCTGCTCGTGCCCTTGCGTGCGGCGCGAAAAAAAAGAGGGCCGAGAGAAAAAGGAGGTCGATAGGCGCGCCTCGCGTGGCAAGAAAAAAAAAGAGGGGCGGAGCAAGTGCGCCGACACCCAAAAAAAATCCCAGAGACGCACGTCGCAAAAAAACACACAAGGGAAACACAGAGAGAGAGAGAGAGACAAAAAGTCTGTGAAAAAAAGGGCGATGATTACGGTTGGCACTGGCCCCTTTTTTGGGTTTTTCTTTTTTTTTTGAAAACAACAAAGAGGGTTTGGTTGTCGTTGCTGTTGGCGTGTGCACATCCTATTCCAAAAACACGGTGCGCGTCGCCGAAAAGCGTCCAGGGACGGTGCGATCAACGAGTCGCGTCCAACCGGCAGGCGCGCCCAGCGGCACTGGGACCGCATCCGCGACGTTGGCTGCATCGGGCGCCATCCCGTCGCGGCGCCGGTGGTCATAGTGCTGGTGGTGTTGGGCAAAGTAACGCCAGGCGAGCAAGGCCAAGAGCGCGAGCACGATAAAGAGAATGATCCACGGCCACGCGCACGACGACGACTTGGTGTCGGGGCGACATTCGGCAACGACTCCGGCAGCGCGCGCCGCGTCGGCACCGTGGGCGGCGGCAGCCGCGGCCGACGCGGCGATGGCCGGAGCGTAATAAGGCGCAGCCGCAGGCACAATGGCTGGGGCGCCCACATAGGGTGCGTAGCCGGCGGCGTAGGGCGACATGGGCGGCGGGGCAAACGGACCCGACATGACGGGCGACTGGGGCGCGTAGGCGGGATGCTGCGGCGGCGCAAACATCAACGGCGACGGCGGTGCCATCAGGGGCGACTGCGGCAGAGGCTGCGCCGGAGGCGATGCAGGGCACTCGCCGCCGGCCCCGTCGACGATGATAAAGACGTCGCTCGCCGAGGCGGCCGGCGCGACGGGACTCTGCGCACGCACGGCAGCGCGTTGCTGTCGGGCTTGTTCAATGGCGGCGGCCGTGGCGGCGTTGCGCTGCGCTGCGGCCGCGTCATAGTAAAAGGCGTTGGGCGAAGAAGACATTGACAAAGGGTTGGCTGGACAGTCGTCGTCGAATGCGATGAGAGGCACGGCAAAAAAAAGCACGAGTCTTGCGAAAGAGACAGCGGGGACGACAGCGACAAAAAGGTCAAGTAGAGGTCCTTTGTTCTTGAGTGGGTGCAGACATGGCGTCTCGGCGTACGCTGGCAGAGGTGCGGCGCGCCACGGGCTATACACTTTGGCGCATCCGCGCGCGTGCGACGGCCTCGCTCGCGCAGGCAGCCCGCACAAAGCAAAAAATACATACCCAAAAGGACACGGTGCGCACGCGCAACGACAATTGAAGAGAGATTTTTTAAAATGAAAGGAAAAAAAAGGAAAAAAAAGAAAGACAGGCAAAAAGCAAGGAGATTAGCGCGTACAAGGCAGGTGGCGCGTGTGTGTGTGTGCGATCACCGCGCACGCACAAATTCAGTGGGCGAGAAAGCAATGTGCGCGGTGACCATTCGGGCGACATTTTTTTCTTTCGCAAAAAGAAAAAAGAGAGATAGCGAAGGGGGCGCCAGCGCATTGGATATTATCAGAGTCGCCCAATTGCCAAAGCGTCCTCCACACGTCCATCCGATCAAGCCGTCGTCTTCTCCTTTTTCTCTGCCGTCGTGCTATCGGACGCGTGAACCGCCAGTGTCAACGACAACGCGATGGACATCTTCTCCAACTACGTACCGCGCTGGATATACCAAGACCGCAATACGTGGGTAGCGCGCAGGCGAGTCGCGATCAAACATGAAGCCGCAAGGCAGACTGCCATGGAAGAAAGCGGCCACGTCGTGCCTCAAGACCAAAAGTACAAACTCGATGCTGCCCACGAGGAACTCGCGCTTATAGTCGGCGCGCTTGGCAAGTCGAAAGCAGACGAACGAGATCACGAGTGGAAATCCAGTACCGAATGCATTTATAAAAATCCGCCAGAGATTCGGCACACAGATACAGTGGCGGACACAACAAGAGGCCAGATTGGTTTGCGTGGTTTCTTTCTACCCCCCTCTCTCGAATGGGTCGGTCTGTGCCTGACAAAAAAAGGCGCAATGCAGAGGCTTTCTCTTCTTCTTCTTTTATTTGTCTTGTTTCTAGAGACTCTTTTTTTATCCTGCTTTTTTTCTCAAGGCATGCCCAGGACGCGAGCAGGAATACCCGAAATACACGAGATACACAAAAATCTTGAAATGTTCCATTCTTTTCCACTCTTTGCTGCGTTGGTGCCGAAAACTTCAGTAGTTTGGGTATTTTTTATGGACTTATCCTTTTTCATGTCCCAAAGGTTGGTTGCGCGTGGCATTTGCGCGTCCTCTCTTTTTTTTCTCCTCAAATGTATTTCTTTTTTGACTTTTTTGTTGCCGTTGTCGTCGGCGTGTCGTTGTTGTTGTTGCGGTGTCTACCAACACACGAGAACAACCGCGAAAACATTTGTGAGAGAGGCGACAAGAGGAAAGGGGCACAAATGCACGCGATCAGAGCCCGAGGCAGATGTGGCGGCGTAGACCCCTCTGCGGTCGCCGGCGGAAAAGGGGACTGCCGTCATGTAAAGACGAGTGCGTCGCACACACTGTACCAGGGCGCATTCGGAACGGTATCCGAGAGAGAAAGAAGAGAAAAAAAGAAGAAGAAGAAAAGGAATTGGTCGACACACCTTGGACGATTGGGCACCGATCAAAAAAAAGCGACCCAGACAGGAAGAAAAGGAAAGAGGGGAAAAAAGGATATGGCAACGGCTACATGCAAGAACATGTCGGAGCGCGGTGCGGTCGAGTGCAGGGAGGAAGGCGACACGCCCATGGCGCCAATCGACTATTTGATCACTGGCAAGGCGCCCGCAGCGTCGCCGGCAACGTCCATCGCGCGTGGCGGGTCGGCCGTCGTGATCCGTTGCGGGTCGACTGTCGCCAATGACGTGAGCCGCTACGCTGCCCATCTGCTCCTGGCAGGCACCCAGGATATGGCGGGTTGGTCGACGCCGCGCGATGAACTGCGGCTAGAGGCTGTCGGGCCGTCGCGCGACGCCAATGACAAGCGCGTCACCGTGTTCCAGCCCGACGCTGGAACATGGCGCTTTGTCGACGAACGCGGACGCCGTTTCGCCCTAGACGTGGTGGTCAATGCGACCAAGCCCGTAGCGAGCGAATGCGACCCGGTGCTTTACTGGGAGGCCGTCCTCACCTATCACGGGCGTGCCAGCGCCTGCCACAATGGGACCGTCCGAGACGCGTATGCCGGAGATGGCGTGCGCCAACAGGACAGAGAGGAGGACGAGGAAGAGGACGAAAACGACCCGCACGCGGCCATGGAGGCGTTTCTCGCGGCGGCCCACAAACACGCCGAACCCAAGGCGCTCGACAGGATCACGATCCGTCGGTGGACGGGCACGCACTGGTCGCGTCACGCGCGCCCCTCCAAACGCCCTCTCGACACGCTTTTCCTGCCCGCCAACGCGCTCAAGGATGTGATGGACGACGTGCGTGGCTTTCTCGACGGCGAGGCCGACTATGCGCGATTCGGACGACCCTACAAGCGGGTCTATCTCTTATCGGGTGCTCCCGGCCTGGGTAAATCATCGCTCGCGCTCGCGCTGGCCGGCCATTTCGATCTCGATCTCTACGTGTATGCCGTGGACGACGAATCGACCGACCAGGGCCTGGGCGCGGCCGTGTCGGCCGCCGACGCGCCGTGTGTGCTTCTCATTGAAGACGTGGACATGGCCGGCGGTCCCAAGAGCCATCTCACGCTGAGTGGCCTCACCAACGTACTCGACGGAGCGCAGACGCGCCATGGCGTTGCCGTATTTTTGACGACCAACCATCCAGATCGGTTGGATGCTGCGCTTGTGAGGAGCGGCCGTGTTGACAAATGGCTCAGGTTCGACGCTGCCACGGCCGACCAGATTGTCGCCATGGTGCGGCACTATTTCGCTACACAATTCGGACCGAGTAGTGATCACCGAGTACCGGCGGGCGACACCGTCGGCAGCGACACATTTGACGACAACGGCCCCAAAGACGCACCCAACCCAAGTGGCAACCGTCAGATAGAGCGCCGACAAATTTGCACTACTCGACCGGTGGGCGAGGTACACATCCAAAAGTTGGAGCGGGTGGCCGCTGCCCTGGCTGCAAGGCGCGTCTCGGCTGCGGCCCTCTCTGAATTTCTCTTTGACCACCGTCGGTCCAAGGACATTGTCGCCGATCTCAAGGCCAACGTCAAGTCCATCGGGAGACGCGCAACGGCAACGCACCTCGGCGGCGTCTCGTGCAGTGGAGGCGTCGACGGCGGACACAATGACACTGATGTATCGTCCATGTATTGTTGATTTTCTCTCTCTCTCTCTCTCTCTCTCTGTTTTTTTGAATGAATATGTCTTTATTGTCATTTTGCACATGAGGTGTTTTGGTTGGCACAGACGTGTTGTTCTTTTTTCCCCCTTTCGCCGGTGCGACTAGAGTCGGTGAACTCTCAAAAGGGGCAAAAGAAAGTCATAAAAAAAGTCAGTGTGCTGTCCCAAAAAGTGTCTGCAGCCTGCTGTTTTGTCCGCCAAAAAAATTGCAGACATATGAGGAGTGAGACATGTCTGCTGTCGGCATTTTTGTGAATCCCCGAGCAGACGAAACAACAGGTTGTAGACACTTTTGGGACAGCACATTGACTTTTTTTATGACTCTCTTTTGCCCCTTTTGAGAGTTTACCGACTATAGATCACGCACAAAATAGCACATTGTACACGAAAAAAAAAAGACACAAAGGGCAGACACCTATGGGGTGCGACTATGTGTGTTGTTGTGTGGGCGCAAAAAAAAGAAGAGACAGAAAAAAAAAGAGGTAGGCGGCAGCGCCACAAGAGACGGAACAGAGTTTGGGGCGGGGGCCATTGGCGATCCAAAATGCAAAATGGGCACGCCAACAGCCCCTTTTTTGTCGGGCCCTTTTTCTTCGAGGCGAAAAAAAATGACAAAACATCGAGGCTCATCGAGTGAAAAAGCGCATGCGTCTTTTTCTTGGTGCTCCTTTTTTCCCTGTCGCTCTGCGTGCCTATGCGATCCCAACCAATGAGGGTTTTCGTCGCGTGTGTCCTTGTCTTTTTTTTTCGACTCTCGACGGAGCGCAACAATCGGGCGAGCAAAAAAAGGGTCGCGCGACCCCATCGATTTTTTTCCTGCTGCGATCAAAAAAGCGCCAAAAAAAGAGATATTAAAAAGCCAGAAACATGGCGCTTGTGTAGAAAAAAAACAGCCGCGCATGTTGCGCATTTTACTGGCCCCTTTTCCGTCTCTCTCTTTTTCCTTCTTTTTTTTCTTTTGGGCCATCGACGCAACACCAAAAGGGCACACAAAAAAAGGTGCTCACACGTGTACGGCGCTCTGTCGAGAGCGAAAAGGCATAGGAAAAATCTGTAGCCGCACGAGGCGAAACCTAGACGGTCATTGGGGGTGTTCTTGATTGGTTTGACACAATCTCTGCATCGCCAATGCGCCTGTGTTGCGGCACTCCCAAAAGGTCGCCTAGATAGTTGTAATAACGAAAAAAAAGACTACACCGAGCGCGCTCTCGGTTCTTCCAGACCGCTCTCTTTGGTAGGCCGTTTGTCTTTCTTGGTTTTCCTCCTCCTCTTTCAGCAAGATTCCCTTTGTGTTTTGTATTTGGGTTTAGGGAGGGGGGGGGGAGATATCGGCAGCGCCGGTTCACGATGCCCTATACATCTGCATTCCGACGGTGCATCTGTCTTGTGTGTGCCGCGGGCCACGCAACACGTCGTGCGATAGATAAGCACCGCGTCGCCCGACAAGAACCCCCCGCGAACATTGCCTAGGGGTTCGAGTTTTTTTTTCAGAAAAAAAAAAGAGACGTAGCCTGTTACAATAGTGGCCGCATGCAAGTCCAACGATCGTGGTCCGACGCCGACGCCCATGAGGCGACCGCGGCCTTTGGACGTCTATGCGATCGCTTGATCCATGGCACGCCACGCGCTGGCGACGTCAGTGAATGGGCGCGCCTCACATTAAATGTGCCCGCCGGCGACCTCAATGACGAAGACGACACCATCGATTGTGACGCCCTCGTAGCACGCTATTCTGCCTTTTGGGAGGCGCTCGCGCAAAAGCCACGCCTTGCCGAAATCGTGACTGGCCAACGATGGCCGCCGTCTGTGACTGATGTGGCGACCTTGTTTGACAGCATCACAATCCCCGGTGGCATCATCGATGTCGGACAGGGCGATCCCATGTTGGACCTTCCGGCGTCGCTCGACCGCCGCCTACACCGAAGAGACCTCTTGCAGACACGCGGGTCCGGCACAGTTGATCCGGCCTTTCCAGACCCACTGCCAACATGGAAGCGCGTACTTTTTCCCGACATACGCAATAGCGACGGCAACGACGACCATGGTAGTGCCGTCTTGTACGGCGCTCATGGTGACCAACAAGGCTCTGGGTGCAATCGACATTTGGTCTCGCCACAGACACAACAACATAGCTTGTGCGGCGAGGCACCGACCACGTTTATGCCTCATGGGGGTGAATGTCGTGATGCCTATTTCATTGTCATCACCCCGCCGTCGCCAGAACCCGACGACGAAGGCGACGGATACGATATGTCGGTCAATCTCTATCAGGTGGTTGGCGGCGATGGCGACGCGTATCCAATTGCTGTCGGAATCGTTGAATGGGATGAAACCAACAACTGGATGCCTGTCGGGCGCGGAGACATCCTTAACTCTGACCGAGCCGAAGCTGTCGTAGGAGAGTCGGCCTCTCTTTTGCCGACCTTTTTGCGGCGGCTCGCCAGAAATCTCGGCGCCTTCGGCCCTCTTGTCAATGTTGCCACAGACGGCGTGGCGTCCACCAATGTCTGCACAACACGCGACAATGAGGCGGATCGGGATTTTGATTGTGCGTCTGGATGGGTGGCCGGCGCTGACGAAGTACGCGACGCGCTCGTTCAAATCGGGTCGATCGAGGGCCTGCCCGAGGTGATCGCCGCGTACGAACCTGGCCTAGAGGCGCCCGTCTTTGCCACGTGGATGGATTCAGAACAATTGCGTCTGGCGATGAGCCTGTTTTCCGGACAGCGAGCGGCTAAAACGGCACGGGCCATTGCCGACGCCGACGCCGCGCGCTCACTAGAGGGTGCCGCGGCCGCAATCTACCGTGGCCCGGCCTTTGCCGGGCTGCTGCCCGAGGCCGTCGCACACCGCCTTGCCTTTCACCGCTGGGTGCGCGGCTGCGCGGGTGCGCGCGACCGCCCCCTCTACGAAGAGGCTCTCTGGTATTGGCCAGAACACTCGTCTGGTGGCGACGTCACCGTTCGTCTGGACAATGAACCAGAGGCACGCGTTGACCCCCGACGCACATCTTGTGACGCAGAGGCTGCCGCCGATATCTTGGCGGCTGCAGAATCTCTGGGCATCACGGCCAGCGCGGTCGAGACCCAGAGGCCGCGTCTCTTGTGCGCGACCCTTGCGCGAGACGCCATCCGCGCGGGCGCATGGGCCGCCTTTGGCGTGCGACCTCTTGAACCAGAGGCTTTGGTGCTGTACGCCGACTATGCAGAACTCGCGGCGCAGCGTGGCCCGTGGAGACGTGCCTGTGCGGGGACGGCTACGTTGCAAGATATGGCTGATCTGGTCGCGAGTGCGCGCGATGCCGGTCTGGCACTAGAAGACGAGGATCTAGTCAGCCCCGGACGATTGTGCGCCAAACTGGCCCTTTTCATGGCCGTATGAAAAAAAAAAGAGGATGGTGTTATGTTGAAACATGCTGTGACGATCCGTTGTCTCTCTCTTTGAAATTGATCAACAGGGGGCGCGCTTTTTTTGTGTGTATGTGTGTATGTATGGTCTCTTTGTTGCGTGCACGCGCGCGCAACAAGAGAAAAACATGACAAAGACATTTTTCTCCTCTGGCCTCTTTTTGGACGTCTTTTGTTATTTGTTTCTTTTCTTTTCAAAGAAGAAAAAGACGCATGACCGTGCTGTGTGTGCTGGCCTTTTCCCTTGGAAGAAAAAAAAAGATACGCCTGTCGGCACGGTTGCGCTCGCGCGCTTGATCCCCTTTTTTCCGATGTCGAGTTTTTTTTTCGAAAAGACAAAGAGGCCGCGCGATTGATTCGCTCGCGCCTAGAGGGCCTCGCAGATGACGCGCAAAACACACAACAGACGAAAAGTGTCGAGGGCCAGGGACAAGGATAACGCCAACGGTTTTTTTCTCCTCGCCCCATTCCCGAGCGAGCCGCCAAATTTGCAACGCGATACACGAGCGCGCTCTCTGTCTTGGGAGAATCGATCTGATAGGGAAGGAAAAAAAAAAGAACAGGGCGAAAAAGATGGCACGCGAAATTTCTCGTACGACGACAACGACGACACGCTCGGTGGGCCAGGTGCCGGTGGCCATCGTGGGTGCCCTCCCAGCCGACGCGATGGCGCCGCGCGCCGGCGTATTCTATCCATCGACCGATGCCCAGGGCGGCGGCACGCTGTGCCTCACCGAAGGGCCGAGCAACGAGGCGGCCCTCACGGCGGCGGCCATGCCGTTCATCATCCCGGAAAAGACCGGACCCGATGTGGGCGACCAGCCCCCCGTGGGCTACGCCATTGGCGCGCCGGCTGTCGCCGCGGCGAACCCCTACTTTCGCCGCGTCCTCTACACGGTGCCCGATGGTGGTGGACAACTGGTCGCCATGACCTTGCGCCCTCACGAGAACATTGGCCTTGAGGCCCACCGCACCGTCACCCAGACGATTCGCGTCGAAGGCGGTGTTGGGACAGCGCGCGTGGGCAACACCACGCTGCACGTCGGACCGGGTGCGTTGGTGGTCATACCGCCGAGCGTGCTCCATGACGTCGTCAACGTCTCGGATGTCGAACCCCTACAACTCACCGTCTTTTACACCGAGGCCCTCCATCCGCCTGGTATTGTGGAGCCACTCAAGGCATCGGGCGCGCTGGCCGAATGCCAGGCCGAAGCGCTCCAGCAGGCGTCCGACGACAGCATGGACGCCTATACCGGTGCTCAACAATATTATCTTGGCAACAACGTCAACAACAACAACAACATGAACGCCAATCGTAATGTTGTGGGAGGCGGTCCTGCCTATGCAGAGGTTCCGCCTATGGCAGAGCCGGCCGCCTATGGTGCCGAGGCCCCTGGAGCCGGCTGGCGCGCGCGTCTGGGACCCGCCGGGCTGCCGTGGTGGTAGGCCCGCGTGTGCGTGCGCTCTCTCTCTCTCATTGCACTCGTGGTCCAACCCAAAAAGGGGAAATGTCATTTTTCTGTGAGACTTGGAAAAAAAAAGAAAAAAAAGAGCATACGGCCACATGACCACGGCGCCTTTTTCTGTCCTTGGCCTTTTTCCTTGCTTTGCGCGCTTGTCCGTCGCGGACCTCTGGTTGGCGTGCTGTTCCTTCCCTTTGCTTTTCTCTTGGGCCGTGGCGATACCTTTTTTTTTCGCATGTCGCCTTTTTTCCCCCAAAGGCCACGGGTAGAGCCATTGGCCTGCCCCCGCGCGTGGCCTTTTGCCCCGGCATATTGCGCTCACGCATTTTTTGGTTTTTTATTCTTTTTTTTTATTTTCAACAGATCTGTTTGATGACAAGTGAAATAATGCGGCATTCGCCCGTGCCGCCAGGCGACGACGGAAGGGTCGTGGTGCCACCGGGCCCGTCGGTCGACACGAGCACGAGTTGGATGATGAGCGGTGTCCGAACGCACTTGATGATGAGACAGCCCGACACGACGTTGGTGTCTGACCCAAAGGTGCGCACGTGGGGCGTGGTGCTCTGGCCCGCCACGCGGATGCCAAACTGCGACGGGTTGGTGGTGACTGCACTGATACAAATCTCGAAGGTGCCCGGATTTCCGCTGCACGTCTCGATGACAATCTCAGTGGCGTTGCCGCGATGCAGTGCCGTGTTATTGGTGGGGCCCGCCGTCAACTGCACAGCCTGTCCGGCCGTCAGGGTCGTGTTGGCGTTGGGTCGCGAGAGGACGTAAAAGTCGCCATAAGCCGGCCCAGGTCCGATCGTGCCTTCAAAGGGCGAAGACCCGGCGGGCGGACCCAGCCCGAGAGCCTCGTCGTCGAGTGCGTTCCCGCTGCCGCGATCCGTGTGCCGGATGAGAGTCAACTGTCGCTGGCAGGCTGGCGTTGCGGCCAAGACCGGTTGCGCCGCGGCAAAGACCGGCTGAGGCGCTGCGGCAAAGACCGGCTGAGGCGCTGCCGCGAAAACCTGCTGTGGCGGCGCCGCAGCAAAGACAGTTGGCTGTTGCACCACGGCGGTCGCACCGACCGAAAGCGGTGGCCCCACGGCGGCCACCTCGACAGCTTGCGGTACGGCGGCAGCAGCCACGCCGACCACGGGTGCTGCGGCGGCAGCCACGCTGACTGCAGGTGCGGCCGCCGCGACAGCCCCCACGATCGGTGCAGCGGCAGCGACGGGAGATGCCACACCAACTGCCGGCGCTGCTGTCATCTGCGCGACGGCACCCAATGGCTGCGCAGCCGCAACGGCACCCACGGACTCGGCGACGGCACCATAGGCCGCTTGTTGTTGCGCATAGACCGGTTGCTGTTGTTGCGACACAGCGGCAGCGCCATATGTCATCATCTGCTGTTGTTGCTGCAGTTGTTGTTGAGGCGCAACACCATAGCCAGCAGCCTGCTGCGGGGCGACGCCCAACTGGCCTGGGGCGATGGCTTGGGACGACGGGGGGCATGCGGGCGCGCTCGCGTACGCCGGGGCAGCGGCGCCCACATTGCCAACTGTCTGCTGCTGCTGCTGTCCGTTGGGAGCCGGCGCGCCATAGGATGGCTGTGCGCCTGGGACTTGGCCATAGGTCGGCTGCTGCTGCTGTTGTTGCGGTTGTGGTTGCTGCATGGGCGCAGGTTGAGCATAGGCGGCTGATTGTGGCTGTTGTTGCTGCTGCTGCTGCTGCTGACCATAGACAGGTGGTTGAGACGGGGCGGCCGCGGCATAGTTTCCATAGGATCCATTGTTGGCGCCGTTGGCCTGGGGCGGCGCAGCGCCATAGTTGGAATTGCCGCAATTGCCGGCGGCGACGGGCCAGCCTCCAACGCCGCTTCCCGGTGGCGGAGGCGGAGGCGGTTCGCTCGCGTACGCGCGTGCTCCGCCATATGCCGGCTGCTGTGCGTATTGCTGTTGCTGCTGCTGTTGTTGGTCGCCGTTGCCGTAAAAGCCTTGGCCATTGTCATAGGAGGCAGCCGATGCGTAGGCGCCACCGCCATTGCCACAGCCATTGCTACCGCCATTGCCAGCGCCATAGGCGACCGGAGGCATGTGCGAGACAATGCCGGCTTCGCGTGGCGGCGCCGCATAGACCGTGTGCTCGCGGCGGATCGAGGCGCCGGCGCACGACGTGCGCGTGTTGGTGCTAACGCCGGCGACGACGCCTGCCGCGGTCCGCACGTCGCGCACTCCGCGAGGCACCGCGTCTGCATAATAGTAACGTCCGTCGCCGGGCGGTGTATCGACGGGCGCGCGCGACAGGCGCCGCGCGGTAGAGGGCATGGCTGGGGATCGGATTGAGTAGAGCGGACCTCCCCCTCCTCCTTGTAGGTCATTGGCGTAGCCGCCCCCGTTGTTACTGCTGCTGGGCGCATATTGACCGTAGGGCTGCTGCGCCAAGGCCGAGGACGGTTGGGTCTGGTACGGTGCGGACGCCGCCCCATACTGCTGGTGGGCGACATCCAGGTGCGCCGTCGACACACGGCGGCGTGAGTCGGCAATGCGGCCGCGCCCGTCGTTTCGCATGGAGGGTGCACGCGTGATGCGCTCATTCATGATATTGCGCCGGCAGGTAGCCGGCAGCCTGCGTCGTGGCGACGACGATGTCGGTGCGTCTCCGTCTGTTTGTTATGTGCGGCGGGGGACAGCGGTGCTATCGCGGTCGTTGTCGTCGTCGTTGTTGTTGTCGTAGGCCGAGTCCAATGGCGTGTGCGTATCGCCGCGTGCACGCTATTCGGTACGTCTCTTTGGTGGTCTCTCTTTATATACGCGCGTGCTTTGCTCTTTTTGCGAGCGCACGAGCGACTCTTGCGTCGTTGCCTCTTGTGCGCGAGATCGCGGACAGGACACGCAAAGAGGCCGCTTGGGGACGAGGGCCGGAGAGAGGAAGGAAAAAAAAGGGCAGGGAGGCAAAGTCGTGTGCGTGCGCACGCAAAGCAAACAAGGCCTGGCGGATCGCTCTAGGATAGGGCGTCGGATTCAGCCGGAGGCGACCTTTTCCCTTACGGCGGGGCGAGGCGCGCTCTCTGGTCGGGCCACCGGCGCGCTCGCGCTCCCGTGCGTGTGCTTCCTGAGCGCCCCACACACACACAAGAAAAAGATCGGCTGGACCTGCTGGACCCTCTCTCTCTTTGTGTGTGCGTGCGTGTGTGCAGCAACACGGCTCGGTTTGTCGTTGTCGTTGGCTATAGCGCGTGGCTCGCCCGTGGCTCTTTGGCCGTTTTTTTGGTTCGTCCTCGATAGTGGTATGCGCTCGCGCTGCGCCCCGCCGTGCAGCTTCCCTCTCTCTCTTTTTTTTTCTTTGAGAGCAAGATCGTGCAAAGAAAAAAAGAAATGATAACGTCGAGGAAATACGATGAGAAAAGGGGGTAAAAAAGAAAAGAAAAGGTCGCTCGGTGGTGGCGCGGCCAAAACAAGAACGAAAAGAGTGTAGGAAAAGAGGAAGGAAAGAAAAAAAAGAGAGACAGAGGTGTAGAGAGACGGCGGCGACGCGACGCTCGTCTGGTCGCTCCCGATCAGACAGAGAAAGAAAAAAAAAAGGAGAAAAGGCTCCCGGCCGCTCTCGAATCCCTCTCTATCTGCCGCTCGCGCGGTGGCTCTTGTCCTTTGGGGGCGACTGCCTAGGGCGCCATCACATGTCGCTCGTGCGCCCACATGCGCACGCCATTTTTTGATTTCTTTTTGCCTCTCCAAAAGAACTGCGAAAGGACCAGCGAATGGAAAAGCAATACTCCCACCCGTCCTGTCGGCGTGCGAATTGATGCCGGCGAGGGTCCTCATACCAGAAAAGGGACAGGGGGGGGGTTCCTCTTTGGTGACATGCCTCCCCTTGGCACAAGGGGCGAAAAGGACGCCCAAAAGGCGGGAGAGGGAAAAAAGGGATGAAACAAAATGCCCACTTCCTCTTTTTTTTGGAAAACCTAAATAAAAGAAAAAAAAAGGATTGTGCTCCGTGATGGAGCGTGAGCGAGCAATGCGGCGACGAGTCGGCAGCGCCAACTCAACACCTCTTTTCTCTCTCTCTCTCTCTCTCTCTCTCTCTCTCTCTCTCTTTCAGATGATTCATGGCGGCAGAGCCTGTGATCTTGTCTCTTTTTTTTTTCGGGCACGCATCATGCAATTTCCCTCTTTTTCCCCCCCAAGATCGCGATTTTTGCCCTCTTTTTTTTCGTCCTTTTCTTTTGATTCGTGAAACAATGATCACGTGTAGTGTTGGGATTGTTCGGGGTCGCCACAGATTCGCGCCACAGCACGACACAGCGCCACGTCGACAGGTCCGCGCGCGTCCTCGGGGACGCCCGTCCGCGTCGCTTCGATGAGGAGCAACGTCGGGTCGATGCCGAAATCGGCCGCAACGGCATGTGCGGCGCGGCACAGCAACGATTCAGCACGCGCAAGCACACGCTGGCCGCGCACGACGCGCCTGGATCGCCGCCGCACGCGCGACGTCTCTGGACGATAGACACGATCGTCACAGACGATCCAGCCACATGCCACGCACACCACGTCGCCTGTGGCAATGTCGTCAAGCATATTGATGCCTCCGCACCCTGAACACCCCGCCATCTCCCCGCCGACTTTGTCGCCGAGGCCGTATCGTGATCGCCTTGTCTCGTCGCCCCCACTCGTGTCGATCTCGACGCCGTGCCGTTTCCAAAGCGTATTTTTGCTGGCGCGCGGTTCCCCAATTTTTCTTTATCGCCTTTCTTTTTGGTAAAAAGAAAGTGGAAAAGGGCGTAAATGGCGCGTCGACAGGTGGAAACGGATCGGGTATGTTTTCCTATTTGCAAACCCCGAATAAAAACAGGAAGAGGCCTCTGACAGATGCAAAAAGAAAAAGAAGGCATGCCCTGTTGCCGCCGCAGAGCCACGCAATTGACGACCAACGCGAAAAGAGGCCCGCCAAGGACCCAGTTGAGTCCACAAAGCCGATCTCTGTCCCCTTTTTTTTCAATATTACGATCTGCGATCACGAGGTTGGTTCGCGCGTGTTCTGCGCTCGGCGGCTTTTTCCTTGTGCGTGGGTGGCCTCGATGGTCGGGCAAGTTGTTTAGCGCTATGCTTTTGGAGGCGCTCGCATTCCGCCAGTGAAAAAAAAAGAAAAAAAAGAAAAGAAAGGAAAAAATAGGGACAAGAAAAGGAGGAAGAATCGCGCTGCCGGCGGTGTCTGCGCGGATCCAAAACCAAAAGGGTCGACGATCACTCAAACAGACAACAACTGTTGAAATATGAAAAGCACGGCAGGTTCATGACAGCACGATAAAGGCGCATGACCTTTTTTCTCCCAAAAAAACACAAAAAAAGAGACGTGGCCGACCAAAGCGACCGAAAGGGCGACTATGATACAATGTGCTAGGTTGGTGCGCCGCTCGACACGCCTCAAGACAAGAAAAAAACCCCCAAAGCAATTGTTTTGTGAACGCCATATACGCGCACACACAACAACAAGGACAAACAATAAATTTTTTTATGAGAAAAAAAAAGAGAGGCAAACCGCCGCGCGAGAGAAAAAAGGCCGTCATTGAGAAATGAAAAGAAAAGAGAGTTTGGGAACAACAAGCAAAGGGAGAAAGACATCATAGACCGAGGTTGAGGTTGGGGACGCGTGACAGGGCGCAAGAGGAACAATTTATCACCATCGATCGCGCCTATTTTTTTTGCCTCGGCACGCCGCCCGTGCTGTTGTTGACCGCGCCCCAAAAGTGCCCTTCTTTTTTTTCTTTTACAAAAAATGCTTTCGCAAATGGCGAAATCGGCAGAGTTGCGCCAATGGCACCCTGCGAATGTCCATGCGCACTCAAAGAGGCCTCTCTTCTCTTTTGTGCAAAAAGACAAACACAGACCATCAAAAGAGGGAGGTGGGGATAAAAAAAATAGACACGAACCCAACGAGCGAGCGTGTGCCTTGCATCGCGATTTTCGCCTCTCTTGTTCGATACCGAAAAATGATCAACGACGCCAACAGCGCCCGTGTCGCCAACGACGCAGACAATGCGGGGCCATCTGTGTCTTACCAGGACGCGCTCACCCTCGATATGCAAGACACGATCATGCGTCGGCTGGCCGTCGCCGATCCGCAGGCGGCCTTGAACCTCATGAGTGCGAGCACAGCACAAAGAATGTTGGGGCAATCGTCCGCTCGCGCGCTCAAGGCGCTTGGTGGCGTGTTTGTCGACAATGGTGCATCTGCAACTCTGGGCGACTATGTACGCGCGTCTATCGCACTGGGCGCCCATGCCGACCCGCAAACTGCGGCCCTCACACAGATGCAATGGCTCATGATGGCCTATGCGCGTCTCATTTGCTCATCTCCGCGAGCAAGGGCGCTCGTCGCGCCGCTCGTATGCGAGACGCCGTCTTTGTTGGAGCGCTTTGATTCCTTTCATGGCACACACGCCTACGTGTCGGCCGAGTACGTGCGCGACTGGTATACTTGGACCACAAACACGCAACCGGTCGACGCCGAATCGACTCTGTCACGCGAATGGAAGGAGGCCGTGGGCAGCAGCGGGCGTCCGGCTCCGAGCATGCAAATGGCAATCGACATCATGGTCAAGCGTGGCGTTGAGGTCGGGTGCGGGCCAGGCCCTGTGCGTCTCAGTGGTGCCCATTTTATGCCCGTGGCAGGGTTTGACGACACAACACTAGCGCGGCTCATTGCATCTAGTGGCGCCTCGGAGCGGGACATCACTGCGCAAGACATTGCCACGTGGCGTACCGTCAAACCCGCCGGTTCGCTCCCGATTGTGCAAAATGTGCTCAGTTGTCCAGAGGCGGCAGCGGTAGTCAAACAGTATTTGTCGCGGGCCGTGGCCGAGCACATGTGCAAACGCGGCAGGCAGATCGAGACGATGACGCCGCTGGCGTTCCCGCGCTTTGCAAATGTGTTTGACACGCGCATCGTTTTTGCACCGACGCACGTCGACACTCTGCTCTTGATTGCGGTCCGATCGACGGTCATCGAGGGCCTTTTGCAAGAGGCAAACCTACCGCTCTAGCGGTGGACATTTGCACGCCTATTTGCTCACTCTTTTGTCTTTTTTTTTGCGGTTGTCTCTTGTAATTGTGTATTTTAAGATGGCCTCTCAAAAAAAAAAGAAAGACGTTAGGAAAAAAATACAAAGAAGAAGCAACGAGGCGCGACGCCGGCCGCCACTCTTTTTGTTGTTGTTGTTGTTGTTGTTGTTGTTGTTGCGTGCACAAGAGACCAATTGAGGAAAAAAGGAGAGGCAGATCATGCGTATTCTGGTGCGCCTTCTAAGAGACGGGGACAAAATACCATACGCGCGCTGTCGGTGGGCAACCCGACTGGACGACCAGAGGAATGCCGACGGCGGTCGTGGTGGCGCTGGGCATCACACATCCCGCGAGAGCCGTGTTGTGCATGACTGCCGGTTGCGAGGCCGCGCCCGCCGTAGGTCCGCGCGACACAAACCAATCGCCAAACGCCAAAGCGCCGGGGGCGTCGACCTTTAACGAGGCCGGCAGTGTCACGGCAGTGCCGGTACCGAGGGGCAAGAGCGAGCCATCGGCGCGCACATACGCCAGCGAACGGCCACCGGCGACGCTTGCTGTGCCGGCAGGCGCGGCGTACCTCCATGGACGCGCGTCCGACTCGGGCACGAGTACCACTTGGTTGACAGGCGCGGTCGCGCCTCCGGCCGTTGCCGCTGTGGCGGGCGCCAGACCCATGTAGAGGCCCGTGTCGCCAAAGCGTACGAGATAGTCGCCGTCGGGCACGTGGGCCTGCGTCGATCGGATCGCGAGAAAGGCGTCGCGGCGCCGCTCACGGCGCGCCCTCTGCACAAAGTAGGCGACGACAAAGGCGATCAATGCTGCGACAAACACGGCAAACAGCGTCACCCACAGCCACGTCCATCGCCGCGGTGCCGGCGGCGCGGCCACCACGGCAACGTCGGTCGCGGCAGCGGGCACATCGACAAATGCCACTGGTGTTTGGGCCTGCATTTTTGTGCCCTTCTTTTTTTCCACCGTTGTCTAAAAAAAGAGCAAGGCGTTGCTGCCTTTTTTCTTCTCACTGCGGCAGATTGTTGCTCTGTGCAGAAAGAGGTGGTGTCCTTGCCTTGGCCCGTTGGGAATTGTGGGTGAGCAACGCACGATGGGGTCGCACGCACGTGGGCCATTGTCCCTGCCCCGAATAGAGAGAGAGAGAGAGAGAGAGAAAAAGCAGAGGCAACACGACCCTGCAAAAGAGACGAGCGCGCAGGCGCGAGAAAAAAGGCCGCGCCCTCTGGCATGTCTCTGCAGTGCCAGCACTGCCTATATAACGTCGCTCTCTGTCTCTCTGTCTTTTATGTACAGGCAAAGTAGACTGCAGGGTGTGCCGTCGTGTCGTTGGTTGCCGACAGTGATCGTGCCTCTTTGGTGTCTGCGACCGACGAGACCGCGCCTCCCTCGCCCAAGTTTTGCTCTAATCTTGACAGAACCAGAATAGAGCAAAAGAAAAGGACGACCAAAAAGGAAAAGGAGACACCGCCCAAAAGGAGAAGAAAAAACCAGAGAGAACAGGACGTGCGCACCAAGAAGCCCCATACGGAAATGAACGGTGAGAACACGCGCGACGCTCTTTCTTCATGTCTCTCGCCAGCGGCAGACGCTGGTTCAGGCTCAAACAGTAATGATTGGGTGCTTTTGGTCGTCGAGGAGATGGCCGGCACCGCGTCTTTTTATCGCGCATCAGACGGCGTCTGCCTTGGATCGGTCGAGGTGGGTCTGTTGCCCCACGAGGCGCGCGTGACGCACGACGGCACGACGGCCTTTGTGTCGGCTTTTGGCCTGCACGACTATGACTCGCCGCTCGGGCGGCCGGGCGTGACCGTCGCCGAGGTTGATGTAGCGACCATGTCGGTGCGTCGGCGTCTGCGCACATTTGTGCCTGGCACGTCCCTAGAGGCCGCCAATCGAGCGCCCCACGGCGTGGAACTCTCGCCCGACGAACAGACGCTCTATGTCAATTGCGAACACGCTGATCCGAGCAGCGGTGTGTCGCCTTCAATCTTGGCCTACGATCTCTCTACGACGTCGGCTGCAGCGTCATCGCAATCTCAGACTGGCGTCGCCGTCGCAGCGAGGACGATCGCCATCCACACGTACGACAAGGAGGGTCATGCCTCTTGCGCAGCAGGACCGATCCGAAGCGCTCCGATTGATCACCGTTGCGCGCAAGCCCACCATCTCGTAGCCTCGCCCGACGGGCGCGTGCTATGGATGATGGCCGGACCGCAAGGCCTCGGTGCCATCGACGTCGTCACCGGCAAGGCCCTGTCGGATGGCGCCATCCTCGCGCCGCCGCCCGGTGCTGAAGCGCTCCGCGGCCTTTGTTGGTCCCCGGCTGTCGCCTGCACACGATACAACATCATCAATAATAATGATGATGATAATGATGATGATGATGATGACAACGGCATGCAAACGTCCATTGGTGCGCCCCCAACGCCTGCGCCCTTGCTCTTGGCCAGTGGCAGGGACACGCTGGCGACGGTCGACCCGGCAGCGCCGGCTTGGGTCGACATATGGCGCGGCTTTGGCGTGGGCCAATTGCTCTACTCGACCTCGACGCCTGACGGCGTCCTACTTCTCGGACCCGCCGTGTGGAACGGACTCGTCATCGTGGTCGATGCGCACACGGGCAAACTTGTGCGGCGTGTGCCCACGGGCCTGGCGCCAATCCATGTCAACGCGTCGTCCGATGGCCGTCGTGCCTATGTTACCAACGCCTACGAGGCCTTTGTTACCGAGATTGATCTGCGCTCGTTTGCCATCAGGCGCATCCCCACCCGCAGCGGCCCCAACGGTCTGGCCATTTTGCCGGCATCGGCTGTCCCGGCGTCTGTGGACGTACCCCGCGCGCGCACTGCGCCAGATACCGACATTGTGCTGAGGCTGACCGCCGCCGTCGACATGTCGGGCGCGGCCGTGCCTGGACGGAGGCACGACGTCGGATGTGAGGTGTTGGCCGGAGCCGGTATGTGGGCGCGCTCGATCGCGGGCGACGGTGGCATCATGCATTTGAACGCGAGATCTGTCAAGGCAAGCGCCATTGTCGACTATGCCGACTTGGAGAGCGACACCACGGGCACTGTGTTGGCTTCCGTCGTTCGCGATGGCGCACCCTACAAAGTACAGGCGCCGTCCAATAGAGGGCGGGAAGTGCACGTCGTCATTGCGCGCGGCGTCGGCGACACACGAGCGGCTGTGGCCGAGGCGCGCGAACGTGGCGGGAGCGTCCTCTTGCTCGTGCTGGAACCGACGCTGGTGCGAGGTGCCGCGTACCGCCTGGGACCGTGGGCTTGGGCCGTGTCGGCAGACGCGCCCTGGGGTGGTGATCAAGACGCGCTCTCGCATGACCGCTGGGCATCGCGCGCCGATTTTGACGACGCCTACTGGGACAAGTTTCACGAGCGTCCTGCTCCGGCGGCCACGGTCGCCGCCGCCGGCGTGTGCTGCCTGATCGAGGCCGCGCTAAACACGGCGGCCTGTTTGGTCGGGTCGGCGGTCGGCGCTGCCGATCTCCACGACGCACTGGCGGGCATGTCGACACACCACGGTTTTTGTGGCGTCGCAAAGATTGTCGGTTGAATCGTGGGCGGCAACCCTTTTCGCCTGATTTTTTTTGCTTGCCTATGGGCGCGAGCAGGAATGCTCAAGATACACGAAATACACAAAAAAAATTCAAATCTTTTTGTATGGCCCTGCTTTTTGCTATGCTCGTGGTAAGGAATTCAAACATGTTGTGTATTTGGCGTATTTTTTGAGCATTTCCTACGCATGTCCTATCCTCTCTCTTTTTTTTTCCCTGTCGGGTGCCTTTTCGTGGCCCGCTCGCCCTTGCAGCGGCACCGAGGACATTCTCTTTTTTTGTCTTTCTTTCTTTCAAAGAAAAAATAAAGAGACAACGCCTTGTGTGTTTTTCGTCACGGGGCTTGTGAGGATGCCATTCCACGCGCATTTAATGCAAGAGAGGGTTTGATGACGACGGTCACACCCTTTTTTTCGGTTGGTTGATTTTTTCCCGCGCCAGACTGCGCGCACATTTTTTTTGCTAGCATGCAGAGACCACGCAAAAAAGGCATCGGTGCACCGCATGCAAAAAAAAAGACACTTTTCGCATCAGACACGATAGAGAAAAAAAGAGAGAAAAAAAGAGACAAAAAAGGCGAAAAGAGTCGTAGCACGCAAGAGCAAACTTTTTTTTGCATGGCGCGACTTGTTGCTGCACAAACAACGCGTGCATCAAAAAAAAAAGAAAAGGGGCAACTAGCGAGCAATAAGGGCGGTCCGCGATTGAGGCGCGCGCGACCGGCCCGCGACGGCGGTGCACTTGATCTCGACGAGGGCATCGGGCACAAGCAGCGCGGCAACACCCGTCGCCATGCTTGTAAACGTCCCTCGCGGCATGCATTTGGCGCGCACGTCGACAAACCCGGCGGCATTGTGCCTGGCGTCGACGATGGCTGCCGTGAGGTCGACAATGTCCTCTAGGCCGCGGCACCCCGCCGCCTTGAGCGATTGATCGAGGTTGTCAAAAACCTGGCGGGTCTGGCGGCGGATGCCGCCTCGCACGAGACGCCCATCGGGACCGTTGGCCACCGTGCCGCTGACCCATATGGTGTCGCCACATCGCACGACCTGCGCGAACCCATATTGTTCGACATCGGCCTTGGCGAAAGAAGGCGTTGCTATGGTGCGACAGGCCTCTCTTTGCGACTGCGGCAACAGCGTGTCGTTGGTACGGTGCCGCGAGGACAAACTCGGGCCTGGTTCAGTTGGCCTCGTTGGTGCGACGGTCTTTGGCCGGGTGGGACGGTGCGCTGCAGCGGTCTTTTGCATTGGAGCGGCGCCTGGGGTTTACTGGCGGCGCACCAAAAAGCGGCGCACCGCCCACCATGGCCCTGGGCGCCAGCGCCCGCGGCTCTGTCCCGGCACCCTTTGACCTTCTTTTTTTTTCCTCTGATTGCACCCCGACGCGGCGAGTTTTTTTGTGGTATGTGCCTGTACGAGACATCAAGTCACAAACCCAAAGAGAGAAAAGAGGCGTATTTTTGTCATGTCGTTGTTGTTGTCTTTCTTTTTTTTTTCTGGTGTGTCGCGCCGTATCAGATGAGCGCGCCCCAAAAAGTTGCCCCTCTCCTTTTTGTCGCTCCTCCTCTTCTTTTTTCTTTTGGACCAGAGGTTGAGAGACCAATAAAAAAGAAGACGGACGCGCTTGGTCCTTTTCCTGGGTCGCCCTTTCGCTCTGACTCGTGTCTATTTTTTTTTTCGGGCACGGCGGCGGCCGCGGTCCGTGCTACGCGACAACGCAATGCCCGAGAAAGTGGTGCCGATTTTTGGCCACAAAAACTACGTCTCGCCTTTTTTTTTCTACTCTCGTTCCTTGATTTTTTTTGTATTGCACAAGCACAGGCGTTTTTGTTTGCAGACAGACACAAAAGAAACAGGCCCGCGGAACAATAGGACGGTCTCTCTTTTTTTTGGAACCAACGCAATGTGCCCTTGTGTTTGGCGCGCCGAAAAAGTAGCGAGAACAATCTGTCGTCTCAAAAAGAAGTTGAAACCAAAAAAAAAAGACAATAAGTGTGCCCCCTTTTTTCCGAGTTTCTTTGTTCCTTTGCCGGTGGGTCCGTGGTCGCTCGCGTGTGCGCTGTTGTTTGGGGGGTTTTTTCTGTATTTTGTATTTTTCTCGACCATAGAAACTTGCCAAAAAAAAAGAAAAAAGGCCTAATTTCCTGGTTCTCTTTTCGATCTCTTTGTTGGGGAGCGGCCGAGTGACGGCGCGCTGACGGCAAAGCGCCATTGCACGCGGCGGACCATCATGGAACAGCGCGCCCCAAGGCGCACCCCCTTTCGGGTAAAAAAACGCCGCAAAGACAAGCGCGCTCCCAAAGCCAGACGATGACGTCCACTGATCCCGTGTGGTCCGATGCTCTCGACGCCCATCCGCGTGTGCGCGCCGCTCTTGCCAATAGCCCCGTGGAGACCGGCGACGGCGCGGTGCCGCTCTTTTACCGCCTCGGCGATCTCTTGCGTGCACTCGCCCCTCCGCCCTCGCCGTTCCAATTGGGGACCGATCCCATCGACACGTTTCTCGTCGACCTCTTTGGTCTCTATCTCGACTGGCCCTCGTGGGTCGCAAATCAACTGGTCGAAACCGTCGACGCACGGCTTTTGGTGCGCGAGCACGGTGTGCCCTATGTGTCTGCCGATCCTTTCGGCACGGCGTCGGACTGCACCGATACGCGTGGTGATCGTTCCAATGTCTTTTATCTGTTTGTCGTGTGGCCACCGGCGCGTGGCGCCCAGATGCCCACGGCACGTGTCTCTCTGTATCGCGTCCAACATACGGCCGGTCAAGGCGACGACAGTGATCATGGTGATGATGGGGATGATGGTGTTGGCGATACAACGCGCGACCTTTCCGTGACCGCCTTAATGGCGGAAATTGGTGTTTCCTCTGGCGGGATCGACGACGAGGGAAACGATAACGAGATTGACGAGGAATATTTTGACGAGGCGCAGTTTGTGGCTGGCGCCGAGTTGTACGACTTTGCTTATGGCACGCTGGCCGATCTCACGGGCGTACTGCCGCGCTTGGCAGAGGTACTTGCCGCCGACGCCTTGTCGCCTGTGTCCGCGCCCATGCACGATACAAAAGATGGCGATGACGTCATCGACAGTGACATTGACAGACGGTTTCCAGGCGGGAACAGAGAGTCGGTGGGTGATCGTTATGTGGGCGCGTCGGCAGTGCGGCGCGCCCTGATCCCCTTGGTCGCCCTGTCGCCTCATTTAGCGCGAGAGGTCATGGCACACACATACCACACGCCATTTGAGCCATCGCTGGCGGGTGCACGCGCTGTCCTCATGAGCCCATGCCAGCTTGCATTGATCCTCGGGTCGATTGCGGCGACCGACGCCGCAAAGCGGCTGCGCGTCGTTGGGTCCGGCACGGCGCCCAGAACACTAGCCGACGCGTCTATCGCCGCTACGGCCTCTGCTGCTGTTCCTCAAGGGACGCGATTCTTGGCGGGCCTGCCCGAAGGCATTAGAGAACGGGCGGCGTTTGCCACATGGAAAAGTGTGTGCACCGATGCGCCCGACGCCGCCACGGGTCGGCTACCGCGAGCCGATCGTCTTGTCGACGTTGCCGATGCCTTGGGCGTGAGCCTAACTGATGCGCAATTGCGCTACCCCGAGCGTCTGTGTCCCGACCTGTTGGACACTGCTGCACGCGTTGGCATTGCGGCGTCCTATGGCGCGGCACCTGCCACCCCTCGCCTCGCTCCATCAGGCCACCCTCTTTTTAGTCAGCCGGCCCTGGCGCTCGTGCGCCACGAGAACGATGGCATCTGGTCAGCCTACGACGAGGTCGACAAGGACGCATGGACGTATGCGTGTGGAATTGCCAGCGATGCCCGCCTGACTGCGGACGAGGCGCTTGCCCTTTTGCGGACCGCCGCGGCGCAAGAAGAAGAGGAAGAAAGAGAATTGGACCCATCGCTCTTTGAGGCCATGGCACTCGCGGTCGAAGCGGCCGCCGTGTCTGCCGAGGCCTCTGGGGCGCCGCTCGTATTTGAGCCCACCCAGCGGCACCGGGGTGACTATGGCGGTACAAGAAATGCCAGCGGCGTGCAGCGACCGCGTACAAATATCGAGGACCTGGGAACAGACGCCGCCTCGCGCGTGGCGGTCTTGGCACCTCTCGTCGCCCAAGCGCTTAGCGTGGGCGCTGTCCTCGATCCCGACGATATTGTGTACCCCCAAAGATTGTGTGCGCGCATGGCTCTTTATCGCGTCCTCGATGACATTCGTTGATCCCGGCCTCTCGAATATGGCCTTTTCGCCCTCTCCTCACTGCGTGAGCCGACGGTTCACGACAACATAACCGCCCATCCATTTTTTGCCTGTCATTTTTTCTTTTTTTTTCTTTGCTTCGACACAAAAAAAAAGAGAAAGAGCGACGCGCAGATGCAATGCCATTTGCTGGCTTGCCTTTTTTTCTGCCTTGCGCGATATGACCATTGAAGCGAAAAAAGAAAAGTAAAGATACGCAAACTCTTTTTTTTTCGATGCCTTTTTCCTTTCCCTCGTATATACTTGGTCTGCCCTGTGCGTTGGCGTATGTGTGTGGATGGGATCAAAAAAAAGGAGGGCAATTGCGAAACAGGCCCATCGTACGCCGTTGGGGGAAAAAATCCAGTTGGTCCTTCCTTCTTTTTTTTTCTGGCGCACAACCGAGGAAAAGGCCAAGTCCAAAATAGGGAATGCCAACACAGAGGACCGACCCCGGCGGCATGTACGCGCGCGCAGAGGCGGCTGCCTCCTTGGCGCGCACGATCAACGCTGAAATAAGTGCATGGAAGGCCGAAATGACGCGCCGCATCGTCGCGCTACGTCAAGAGATTGCTGTGACTGCCGCGCTGGTCGGGCTTTCCCTTGATCAAGAGTTGGATGATCCAGAATAGGTCGACAGTGGCGATCCACGCGAGGCTTGCGTCGTCTTGTTTCACGATCGTCGCCCCTTCTTCCATGTTGTCTTTTTCGCGTCACATAAGATGTTCGCTGCCTCTTTTTTATTATTATTATTGTTGAAATACACGATCGTGTATTGGCAGGAAAATGCTGGTGCAGGATGAGCACAAAAACACACAAAAAGACGTACCATCAAAATTGACAACAGGCGCTGCCAAAGGCCCTCGCGTGTGGCGGCGCGCTCTGGGTCGCTTGCCCCTTTTTTTCCCCTTTGAACCACCAAGAAGCAACGAAAAGCAACCTTTTTTTATTTTCCCTTGGTTTTTTTCTCCCACAAGGAGGTTGGCAGCGCCAAGGTTGCACCATGTCTACGCTGTCGCCTTTGTTTTGGCGGCGGCGGCAGAGTGAATAGATGCAGCGTTGTCGTGTGTTGTCGTTAGATAGACCACGAGTTTGCGCACGCGCTCGGCGGTTTCGCGATCAATCAAATCGTCAACGCCCAGACACCAGACCAATGCATCAACCATCGACGACAGTTTGTCGACAACGATGTGGAGCAAGGCGATTACTTGGGCGTCGCGTTCTTTGTTGACGCTTGTTGTCAGGTCGGATGGCACCGACGCGCATGCAGAGTGGAGAGGCCGAATGTTCACTTGGAGCGCCCAACTGTGCGCGAGTCCCACTTGCTTGATTGCATCATTGGTTTGCTCTGTGGCCCATACGGCCAGGTCGCGGCAGCCAGCCGACGACAAGAGCCACGCGAGATCGTCGTTGGAATCGACCAGGGCGCAGAGACGTTCCATGCACGAGGGGCCCCCGGCCGTCGCCCACGAGAGCACGGCCAGACACGCAGAGCGCATGATCATGTTGGCATGTGCATCCTCAGAGAGTCGCATAGTATCGCTCGTGCGCCACGCTCTGATCATGTCGATCAACACGGTCGCATCAAAGGCAGCAGCCTCGTATTCGCGCGCTTCAATATTCCTGGTGCAGAGTGAACTGATGTTGGCAAAGGCCTTGGCGAGATCGCATGCCATGGAGATGCTCCATAGACGAATCCAGGTCACTAGGGCAGCCCCCTCGGTAGGTGCAGGGGAGGCTCTAGAGGGGTGCTGCGGCGCGGTATCACGAGGCGGCGGGCAATGTTGGACATGGCCAGGAGAAGAGACGAGGATGGATCGATTGTCGATGAGCGCGCACGCAAAAGGAACAGACTCGGCGATCAACTGGAGAGCCTCTTGGTGATTCGCGGCTGCCATGCGCGCGGCGAGATCGCGGCCAGTCGTCTGTCTCTTTTGCGTAAACGAAAAGTCCAGATCGCCGCGGACGCCAGACAAGACGTTGTCCACGCCAGAACATGCGATCATTAGCCTCTGCGCGTCGCGGCGCAAGGCACGCGGTACGAGATCGTACATGGCAACGCTGACGGTATCACGCGCTTCCAAAGTGTCGCGTACATCCATGCTACGCGTGCGCAAGGCATTGTAGACAATCAAATTGTGCCGCGTTGTGTTGACCGTCTCTGACGTCACGGGATACTCAAAGCCAGAATTCCACAGGTCTGCAGCCCTCACGAGCAGGCGCGTTATGGCAGCGTTGGCGTTGCCGACGCATGACATTGCGTGCGGTGAGAAAGACAAGAGTGCGTCGTGGACCGTCTTTATGCCCGGCCAATAGGACAACAACGCGCGGTCGGCCATCTCTGCAGGTGTGATATCGACTCTAGGAACACCACCAGCAGTGTGCGCGCGCGGATTGCCAACGGCAATATAAAATTCTGCGCCGAGCGTCGCCCTAACAATGTCGGCCAGCGGCTGCTCCAAAGGCACAACTTTGTTCAGGCGGCGCGTACGCAGTGAATAGACAAGCATGAGCGCAAGAGTGCAGAGCGCGCCCGGCGCGCGAGCCTCGACAGCCGTGGACCATTGCGTCTTCCACACAAAATGCCACGATTTGGTGTGATTGCGCTGGCGCGGGTCTTGTTGCGCCGCGACGGCGGTATTCACCGAGATATCGTCGATGCTCGGCACCGATCCGTCGGCGATCTCCTTGTCCCAGTATTCACAAGAGACATTGCGTTTGTAGAGCGCAAGGACTAGATGCGCGGCGTTGGCGCATATGGCGCTGATTTCTGCCGCGCGTCTCCAGGCGCGGGGGATGGTAAACGGCACACAGGGATCGTTTCTGTCGACCTCGCATTGATGTGGTCCAAACTGCGGGTCAAAGCGTCCGGCGACGCCCAAGCGTGTACCCCATATCGCACGCAATACGGCGTCGTCGACCAAAAAAGCGGCGATGCGCTTGTTGGCCAGGGCCAACGTCATATAGTCTTTCAACGGCAGGAAGCATAGTATGTGCACGAGGCAGTCGCTGTCATCGAGGGCACCGAACAATCCTGCAGAGACCTGTGCGGTGTCGTCCATGTAATGGTTGTGCGAACGATGGTGGTGTCCAAGTAATACAAGACAAAAAGACGAAAAGGGGGCGCCACCAACGCTCTTGCGGCGCCCGCTGCTACCAGAGAGAGACACCAGTAGGAAAAAAGGGAACCTTTTTAAAAACAGCCAACTAGAAAAAAAAGCACAGGCGTCTCCTTGGTTGGGTTTACCGTCTCGGGAAAAAATCGCATACATGGCAAATGTCAAGGGCGAGCCGGGTTGGTCGTCCGACCGCCGAGGCAAGCGCGGAACACGCAACAACCTTTTTTTTTATCCTATTTGTGTGCGTCATGTAAAGTCGTCCATTCAATAGAGCCGCTTGTGGGGACGGCTACCTGCACCATTGTCGCCTTTTTCGGTGTATCGTCACCTGGCGACCTCCATTTTCGGCAGGCCTTTTTTGCACTGGGCGCTACTCTCGCACGCGCAACGCAAAGGTCCAACATTTTATTTTTTTTTGCCTTTTTTTGTCCGCTCAGTCGCCGACGAGTTTTAAAAAAAAAGATCGTACGTGCGACGACACGCAAGACTAGACTCCATCGTGGTCCTTTTCTTTTTTTTTTCATTTATTCATCAATGAATGGGGCCCTTCTTTTGGTGTGCGCGCGCGGATGCAAAGGAGAAAAAAAAAAGAAGGCGAAAAAGCACAAGCCAGGTCAAAAGGGACATGGGCCCTCGAACCGATAGTGTGATCCCGTCGCGCTGGCGCAGGCTTGGCATGGATTAGGGTAGGTGCGACAGTCGAGTCGAATTCTGCCGTCACGTGCGCGTACGACGCGGCATCCACACGTTGGGCGGTATTCGGCAGTGCAGATTGGACCCGTGCCACCCGGCGGGCACGGTATCGGCCCAGGAGTCACGGGCGCCGGCGTCGATAGAACAGTTTCGCAGCCACAACCGCAGGCGTCGCGCAGGGGGATCGTGCCGGGCGGACATGTGACTCTGTAGGCCTCACAGATGCTTGGATCGCGACTGATGTAGGTGCGTCCCGGTTCAGCGCGACGCTGAGCGCAGTAGGAACCGCCGGGACGACCCCACGACGGTCCTTGGCCCCCATAGACCACTGGCGGAGGCGGCGGCGGCGGCACACCAAAAGACCACGGCCGACGTAGATCGTACATGGCGCCATGAGGAGACGGCGCGCCCACTGGCGACTGTTGCAGTGTAGTGCTCATGTTTTCTCGGCGTGTTTGCGCTCGCCCTCCCAAATTTTGAAATTTTTAAAAAAAAAAAGAATGCAAGAAAAAGAGTCGGCCTCTTTTTTCCTCTCTTCTTTTCGTTGACTTTTTTTTTTCGCAGGGCGGCTGCTGCGGTCGATAGGTCGCGAGGTCTGTTTTCAACAAGGCGCGCTCAGAATCGCATCACCAAAGCTGCCATCCCCGCCAAGCGGACGCATCCTTTTTTCCCCCAATATTCTTTTTTATTTCGCGCCTGCCAGAGACGTGAGCAACAGCGCGCTGCGGGTCTTTTTTTTTGTTGACCAGAGCCGCCAACAAGGAAAAAAAAAAGAAAAAGTGTCCCGCGGCCAGAGGTGTTTGTCGCGGCCGTTGCCACCCGTCTGTTTGTCTCTTCTTTTTCGATTTCATTCCTTTTCTGGTTTTCTTTTCGTTGCAAGGGGCAACAACAACAATGGCAACAAAACAAGAGCCGCACAAACACTTTCTCGGGAACAAGGGAACGAGAAGAGGGCGAGATTTGGTGGCCGGTTACGAAATCTGGTCGAGGGGCAGACACATTACACTATAGGCGTGGGGCCGCATGACAAAGGCCACACGGCACTCCATGTGTGGGTGATGGGGGTCGGGCGCAAAGCGAAAGCGCGCGAGCAGCGCCGCGAGGATCAACTTCATTTCGAGCACGGCGAGACGTCTTCCGGGGCATGATCGCCTGCCGGCACCAAAGGGCAGCGACGCGTACTGGTCGGGCGTCGTCGACGCGTCCGTCGTGGCTGCGTCGTCGTCCTTTGCATCGGCAGCGCGGGGCGTCATCCAACGCTCTGGGCAAAACGCCGTCGGATCATCCCACGACTTTTCGGCATTGGACATGCCCAGGTTGTTGATGAGCAATCGCGCACCGGCGGGCACGACATGCGACTCGCCCAGAGGCAAGTCGCGTGCCATGCGTCGAGTGAGCATGTGCGTGATGGGGTGGATGCGCATGGCCTCGCGCAATACGGCTTCGGCCAACGGCATGGCATTGAGCGCATCATGCGCACCCGATGACGCGCGTCTCCATTGAGCGGCCTCGGTGCGCACGCGTTCCTGGATGTCAGGGTGGTGCGCCAACAGATGGATGGTATAGGCCAGGGTGCTCGACGTGCTCTCAAACCCGGCAAACATAAAGAGGATGGCCTCGGCGCGCACATCCTCCTTGCACGCATAAGGGTTGCGCGCCGCACGTCGTGCGTCGGCACCTTTCGTGTTTGTCGAATCTGCATCGTGTCCCGCCACCAAGGTGCTGATCAGGTCGTGACATCCAGTAGAGCCGCTCTCGGTGCGCCGTCGCACGAGACCGTCGATGTAGGACTGAGCACGCCCGAATGCGGCTCGATAGGCCGACGACGTGGGTCGCAGCGTACGAAAGAGACGGAACGTGCGATCATTGACCTCGTCAAACACGAGACCCATGTCGCGCGCCAGCGATCGCGGCACGGGTGTGTCTATGTCGGTACCGTCGTGCTCCGTGGCAACGTCGACCCCACAAATGAGTTCGACGATGATGGCCAGCATGAGGGGCACCAAATGACGCGTGTACAGATCGACCGGCGCCATCGGATCGGCACGCGATTCCAGGATGGCGACGGCGCGCACGCTGTGCCGGTCGACCACGTGCGCAGCAGCGCCGAGCGCCTTGAGCGAGAAAAAAGTCGACAGTACGTAGCCGCGACGCGCCTGCCATGTCGGACCGTCGATCCCAAGGAGGCCGCGTCCCATCACCGTCTGTACATTCTCCATGATCTCGGGTTCGTGCGTGAGCGATGGGCCGTTGGCTGCGGCAAAGGCCTCACGCACCAACGCCGGATCATTGAGCATCACGATGGGCGGCAACAGCCACGTCGGCACCCACGCGGGACCGACGCGGAGCGCGACGGCCCCCGGATGGTCACGCGCCAGCGGACCCAGCCGTTGGTGTAGACTCTCGATCGGATGGAGCAGCGAGCCGGCATGGCCCCACAGCGGGTGCGCCCCAGGTAGCGTGGGCGGGAGACGTCGACCGTCACAGCGCGGTCGCGCGGCGAGCGCGGCGGCACAGAGACCCGCAATAACAAGGAGCAGCACCGTCGCAAGGATCGCCACCATCGTGCGGAGCGGGATAGTGCCGACAAAAAATGGGGGAAAGGAAAAAGAAGAGGGCCACCAAAAAACACACGCTGCGCACAGGTGTTTTGCGTGTGTGCGTCTCGACTATTTTTTTCGTCTCTCTCCTGTGCAGCGCCAAAAGAAGCAAGTCAAAAAAAAAAAGAAAAGGGGCAGCGTCGCCCTTGCTTTACCCAAGTGGCGCGTATTCAAATATCATTTCAACGCAGAAAAGAAACCGACTAGCAATAGCGTCAGCGACACGGCCGACGCCGCTTCGGCCAAGTAGGCTGAAAAGGCGGTCCTTTTGATGGTCCAGAAAAGAATTGCGCGGCTTTTTAAATGCAATCTCGCGGTTGTTCTCTGCACGATGGCATCATTATTTCGGTCCGGTGGCGCCCTAGCAACAACGACGCGAGCGTGCCCTATTTTTTTTGACGAATTCATTTTTTTCCCAAACAAAAAACAAGAGGTCCGCATAGAGCGACTACTCTGCCTGCCCGACCGGTGCCTTTCGTGGTCCAAAAGGCGACGCGAAAAAAGAGGCCCCACGGCAAAGAGAGAGGCGAGCACAGAGAACAAAAAATGCAAAGGAAATATAGAACTGCCAATCGTCGCATGCAAGTGGTAACACCACCAATCGGGTGTCGGTGCAGATGGCCGATGAGGGCACGAGTCTTGTTTGTCGTCACCTGACACGCGCACGCCATGTACCATCCACAGACAAATTACCAAAGGGCGGATCATTGATTTTTTCTTGGGAAGCACAGTGGCAACCTGTAAAAAATGGAACAAAAATACAGAAACCAAACCCATTTTTTTCGTCGTCCCAAGTTGGATGGGGCTTTTTCTCTTCTTTCTTACTTTTTTTTCTTTTGAATTGCACAATGCAGCGAAAACAGTGCAACGGCAGCAGTAGCAGAATAAAGACGCTCGCAAGAAAAAAAAAGAGAAAAGTAGATCGCCAGAGGGGACGTAGAGTCGGTCAACTCTCAAAAGGGGCAAAAGAAAGTCATAAAAAAGTCAACGTGCTGTGCCAAAAAGTGCCTACAGCCTGCTGTTTTATCCGCCAAAAAAATTTGTAGACATATGAGGAGTGAGACATGTCTGCTGTCGGCATTTTTATGAATTCCCAAGCAGACGAAACAACAGGCTGTAGACACTTTTGGGACAGCACATTGACTTTTTTATGACTTTCTTTTGCCCCTTTCGAGAGTTTGCCAACTATAGGGCAGCATGTCGCGCGACGTCACCGCCGAGGAGCGGGAAAGGCCAAAAAGGGAGAAAAAAAAAAGAACGGGAGTTACAGACTTAGGATGCCGGCGACTTGGTCCAGTAGAGGGTCGAATCGCTGTTGAGGTAGACAACACCGGCGGTCGTCGTGCCCATATAGGTGCCGTGCACGCTCTTGAAAGTCCACTGATTGTTGGGGCCGAGGAGGATGTCCCACTGCTCCCAGGAACCGACCGAGGTGGCCTCGGCGCGCACCCAACCGCCCGGATCGGCTCCGAGGTAGCGGTTGGCGTATGACTTGATCGTGTACTTGCCGCTCGAAAGACGCGCCACGGTCCACTTTTCCTTGGCCGATGCGCCATACCAAAGCGAGGCAACGCTACCGTCGTCTTGCGCCGTCAGCTGCTTGCCGGTGATGGGCGACACAAAGGTCACCCATTGGGACCACGGCTGGGACGACGGCGTGGGCGTCGTCGAGGGAGAGCGCGTGGGCGAGGGGCTGGGCGTGCGCGACGGGGTGGCAGTAGGGGTGCGCGAGGGCGACGGAGCCACGTCGTAATCGTACTCGATAATGGCGCCACCCGACGATCCGGGCGCGTCGGCATGATAGCGCACCGAGCCGCCACACACATAGGACGACCCGCCGCCGGAGCCCGTGTTGGGCGGCGTCACCCAGCATGAGGAATCAAAATTTTTGCCGTTGCCCCCTGCCCCGCCGAATCCAGCAGCGCCACCATGCGAGGCACACCCCTGCGTATAGTCATTGACGCCGCGGCCGGGTGCATTGTTGCGGTCGGGAGAGGTCCACGATGCACCGTCGACAAAGGGCACCGATTCTGCCTGAAACCCGTAACCGGCACCGGCACCGCCGCCCTTGATGTCGCCCAGCGTGGCGCCTTCAGACGCCGGCGCCTTGTTGTCGTCATCGGCAGCGCCCGGCGGATTGCCCGTTCCAGGGATCACACCTTGCGCGGCAGAAGCAGCGCCGCCGCCGGCACCGCCCCGACAGCCATAAACGCCGCCGTCAGAGAGGGCCGCGGCGCCGCCACCGCCATAAGCCGTCAGGGCAAACAACTGTGTGGCACCGTTGTTGGCAAGCACCAAGAGAGTGGTGTCACCGCCGTTGCCACCGTATCCGCCATAGGCAGGACCCAGAGTGCCATTGGCACCGGCGCCGCCTTGGCCCACAGACACGGTCCACACGAGTGCGGGAAAAGCGCCCCAGCTGGTGGTGTCAACCGAACGGTTCATGATGGCGGCGCCGCTTCCGCCACCGGCACCGCAGTGTATGGTCGATGCAGCGCCTCCACCGGCGCCCCACAAGGTGACCTTGACGTTGGTCGCGCTCGGCGGCACGCTGACGGTGCTCGACGTTCCCACAAAGACCGAATAGCGATAGGCTCCACAGACGAGCGGGCCGCAGCAGAGCAGCGCCGCCGCGAAAAGCATAAATACCAACGCGCACTTGTGCATGATGTCGTCAACAGCCGTGAATTGCCGTTGTCGCTGTTGTTGTTACGGTTGCTGCTGTTGTTGTTGCGGTGTGTCGGTCGCTTTGGGAGGCGTCGGTGTTTTGTCTTGTGATCAAAAAATAGACACCGGAGAAAGGGATGTATTTATAGACGAGAGGTGCGAACTTGCGTTCGTAGAGTGGACCAATCGCGCGCGATTTGGCGCGTGCTCTTGGTCAAAGGCGCCCTCGCGCGCCCCCTTCCCTGTTCTGGCATGATATAGGCAGCCTCCAATGGCCGTTGCGTGCACGCACGTCCACAGAGGCGAACGGCGCAGGCCAACAACACGACAGCAAAAGAAAAAGGGGCACGCGCGGGGCCGTCTCTGGCCGAAAACCCCTCACAATGGGCGCCCTGGGAATTTGTTGAATCATCATCTCATTGGTCCATACGATGTTTGTCGACGATGCATTTTTGCTGATCGTATGCTACAGAGGAATAAAAAGAGAGTACGCCGTCACGAAACAAACACGCTCAATTCTCATCTGCGTACTTGCAAAGTCACATCTCTCCTTTTTTTCTTTGTGGTGTGCGCCTATTCTTTTTTTTTTGCGCCTGATCTCTTGCCACGTCCGTGGCTCTGTTATACCTCTTTGCCGCTCGCGACAGGAACAATCTTTTATCCGTCATTGTGTCGTCGTCGAGCACCATGACCACCGCGCGCGGCAGACGCACGACAGTCACTCCCATCGCCATGGTGATGACCGCGACCGCGCTTATAATTTTGGCGTGCGCGATGCCGACGACGGCCGTTTATCAGCCGACGGGCTCTCCGATCATTTCCGTCGGAGACAGCTTTGCCCTCTACTCGGCCTACTACCAGTCGTTTTGCTACTGGCAGAACCTCGACCCGCAGATGATCTACGATTGGGAAAACATCAAGTGCAACGTTGGGGCCGACGATCTGACACAGGCGACGCGCTTTATCATGACTGCGCCTTATGCGCGTCAGGTGTGCGGACGCGTCCCCATGTCGCCCTACAACATATCGATCTCGTTTGACGTCAAGCACAAAGTGTGCCTTGCGCTCGATCGTCAATACAGGTGCAGGATGCGGTTGGCCACGGGCGGCACGTATTTGATCAATTGTGGCGGCAACGACGGCAACGACCCCGTGCAGGCCTCGTTTGTGCTGCGCAACACGGCCACGCCGCCATCTGGCGTCGACGGATGGCTTCACGGCGGCGAGGTCCCAGTCAGCATGATGAGCATGTACAGGGGATCCGTGTGCGGCGTGGGGTCGGACCAGGGCAAGATCTATTGCCCCAATCCTGGCCCGGCCGCCGCCTCGGTCTTTCACCTCATCCCCGTCGACCCTCAACCCGAGCACGAGTGCTAGGCATCCACATGCCGCCTCGGTCTCCCAGAAGCGTCCTCTTTTTTTCTCTCTCTCTCTCTCTCTCTCTCTCTCTCTCTCTCTCTCTCTCTCTCTCTCTCTCTCTCTTTTCTCTTTTCTCTTTCTTGTGACAATCTCTCTTGTTGCCAAGGCCAGCGCCATTGGTGTTTCTCAAAAAGAGATAAAAAAGGTCAATGGCACGAGCGGACACACCAAAGACGAGAACGGACAATGACAAGAGCACCAGAGGCTATGCACTGCATTATGCCGTGTTTCTTTTGCAATGTTTATCTCCTTTTTTCGTCGCTCTTGTCTTGGCGCCGGCGCCATTTTTTCCCACCCTTGCCAAGTAACCAGTGAAAGCGCCGCCATAGTATCTCCTGGTTTGGTCAAATAAAGGCATGCATACCGCGCGCGTCATATTGGGATGGCCACAATTTTTTGCCTCTGTGTCCTTTTTTCGTGCGAAAGCCCCTCTTGGCGTCCTTTCTCTCTTTTTTTTAGAGTCTTGCCATTTCGTCCTGTTGTGTATTTTCTTTCTAATCAAAATACGAAAAGGCAGCGCCATATACATGCCAAAAAACACGACGCGATTTTTCTCTCTTGCGGCCCCTTGCGCTTTCTGTCCCATCACCATTTGGCCAAAAAAGAAAACACAAGCACGAAAGACGGACCGGTTATCGGCACCCCGCGCGTCGACCCGCCTTTGGTTCCCTGTTTTTGTTGCAAATGGAAAATCCCCACTCTCGCGATGTGTCTCTTTTTTTTTCATGATATATTTTGTGTGAGCATTGTTCCCCTTTTCTTTTTGATGTCCGCCAATCATGCCAGGCCTGACAAAAGGGCGCGTTGGTGTTGCCAGAAAAATGCGCCGGCTCTGATATCGCCCCAGAGCACACGAGGTCCATGGTGGCCATGCATTTTTAAAAAAAAGGAATTGTAGGGAGAAAAGGAAAAGAAAGAAGGAAGGGAGATTGGGGTCTCATGGGCGCGTGAATGGCGGCGGGTAGTGGGGCCGAAGGGGCGGGAGCCGCAACCGCCCAATGTCGTTGGGCGTGAGGCCGGGGTAGACGCGCCGCGCGAGCGACCGCACAAAGCCCTCGTCGATGGGCTCCATGTGCGCGTCGGCCGGCTCCATTCCGCCCGTATCGAGTCCGATGGCAGCCGCCAGCGCGATCAACGTCGCGCCGTAGAGGGCCATGCGATTGAGTCGCTCTTCGGGTTCGAGATGCGCGCCGGCGCCCTGGATCGGCCGATAGAGCCGCACGTAGCGCCACAACGCACGCCGCAGTGCGAGATCGTTATGTGCGCCGGCGTCGACGGCGTCGTATTCGACAAGCATCTCGACGACGTCGCTGCACCCGCGGTCGGCCGCAAAGGCCACGAGGAAATCGCCGTGTACGGCCAGGTCGATGCCGCCCGAGGTGAGGGCGAGGTCGAGTGCCGCGGCGTGCACGTCGCTCAGTGCCTCCATTCGACTCGCCGATGAAAAGACAATGATCTGCGACGCCGCCATGGCCAGCACGTCCTGGAAGCGACACGCCCACCGGTGGGTCCCAGGCGGCACTGCCGCCATGTGGCCCAGCAGCTGGCCCAGTACGCCGACGCTCATGAGCGCTGCCCAAAACAGCGGGCACCACCGTTCCATGGCACGGCTGTAGGCGACGCGTCCCTGTGATTCGCACGTGCATGTCGGCTGGATGCCGCGGCGGGTATCGTCGACGCACGCCGGACGTGTGACAATTTCAACGGTCCTGTGCACGCCGTCCTGGTCATGATTTTCGTGGTCGTCGCGATTATTGTCGTGATGATGCGCATCATCGCGACGTTCGCGGCCGTCGAGTGCGGTGGTCGACGTGGAGCCGTCATTGTCTATGACAGCATCTCGATGGTTGCCGGGGGCATTGCCAGAGCGACGGGTGGCGCCATCACCAGAGTTGTCGGCGTCGCCCGTCACGGCATCGCTGTCCAGAGGAACGATGGTGTCGGTGGTGCGCACAGCGTCGGCATTGTCGCCGTGCGCGTCAGTGTCGGACGAGACAAAAGCAGCGCCGCGTGTTGGCGTGAGATCGCGCGCACGCCCTCCGTTCATGAGAAAGGACAGCGGGCCGTCGGCGACCAACGCCGACGGGTCGTCGCACACGAGAAACCACAGAGGGTCGGCCGTGCGGGCACCGGCACGCCCGCCAATCTCGCGACCGTCGCTATCGATCCACACGATGGCAAAGGCCATACCGCGTCGGCATATACACTGAGCCAAATGGGCGCGACGTATCGCCAGCGCGTGTCCGCTTGAGGTCGGATCGGGCGCGCCGTCGCGATCACTCGACGTTGTAGCGTTTTGTGCGTTCATGGACCAACTCGCGGCACCATCGTCTTGGTCGTCATGATCCTCATCGCACGAGGAGTCGCCATAACCGTCGACTCTGTCGGTTCGCGTGTCACTGTCGGCTACCGCGACAGTAGCAGCAGACACGTTGTTGTTGTCGTGGTTGTCAACAGGATGATGCTCGCAATCAACAACATGATCTCCGGTGAGACTGCCCTCGTCACTAAAGGCATCGTCCCGCGAAATGCTTGCATACACGTGCGCGTATGGGTCGGCCGAGAGTGGACCATCCTCACCGGGCCGCATTGTGCGGCGATCTACTATGGCATTTGTCGCGGCCGTTCGTCTTGCGCTTGTGCGTGCGGTCCGCCGCGACGCACCAGGATCGGGCGACTCGCCATCGTCGCGGCCATCCCCACAACAAACACTGCCATTTGTGCGGTGGTCGATGTCATAGTCATGATCATGGCTATGATCCTGCTCGTAATCATCGTCACTGTCATCATCGTCTTGACCATCCTCTCTGTCGCTGTGACCATTGACGTCGTCCAGGCTCCATGCGCCTTGTCGTGTCGTGCGGCCGAATACGGCACCATAAACACCGGCGCCGTCATCGCCGTCATGTGTAACCACCTCGTGTTCAAAGAGTGCGTCGTAATCGACCCCAAAATGATTGTCATCGTCGTCGTCGTCACCGCCGCCGCCGGGCACAACTGATGTCGTAATCACAACATCACCGGTGCGTGGCACACCCGAATGTGACAACGCGCCGCCGTGTTGATCAACGTTGGCATTGTCGTCGTCGTTATCATTGTTATTGCCGCCGCCGTCACCGTTGCGTTCATTGTTGGTAGGGCGTCGACGCAACCAGAGGTCACCTTCGTCATGGGTCATGTCGTCTTCGTCCGTGTCGGCCAATGGATCGCTGTGGTCAATAATATCGATATAGGCCTCGTAATCGTCGTCGTCGTCGTTGCCATCGGCCTCGTCGTCAGTGTCACTGTCACTCCACGGACCGTGCTGTTGGCCGCGAGTGCAGGCCTCGCACGGTTCGGGGTGGTCCGGGCGTCGGCACGCCGGTCCGTCATGGAGCGCACAGCGCCCGGCATGCGCTGCGCCTGGATAGTCGGTCGGGTCGACCTCGCCCGTGGCCAACAGCAGCTGCACGCCGACAGCGCTGTGGAGACGCACACATTCGAGAAGCGCACGGTTGTGCCGGTAGGCCATGTCCACGCGCCAGCGCGCGCGCTCTGCAATGAGCGTGCGCATGAGCGCAATGTTGCCGGCTCGACAGGCCTCGACCAGCAGGGCCGATGCGTTGGCGCATCGATAGGCGTCGAGCACGCGCGGCACGGCGTCGGCGTACTGCGCGACAAGGCGTGCGGCCAGCGTCGGCGCGCGCGCGTTTGTACCAGATCGCACGTGGTCTGATGCCGGATCGAGCACGGTACGCGCTGCAGCCGCTACGGCGCGGCTGGTCAACAGCAGCGCCATCCATTGAGACGGATGGGCGCGAAAAAAGGCGACCACCTTGCACAGCATCTCGGCGGGCAACGCGTCGGTGAGCGATACGGCATCCGATTGGGTTGCGCGCATTTCGCCATCATCGTTGCCGTTGGTGTTGGACGCCATCGCTGCCGCGCCTCGCGCAAGGGCGATCGACAAAAGAGGGGTCCTCTCTTGTGGATTTGCTCCCTTTTTCTCCGCTTCTCCTTTGGGGAGGGAGAGATTCCTCTTGGGTTCTTTTTGCTCCTCTTTCTCTCTCTCTCTCTCTCTCTCTCTCTCTCTCTCTCGGCTCGCGCACCGCGCACGTCGAGACAAAAAAGGCCTTTGCCGACAAAAAAAGAGAGCGCGCCGTCAAACACGCGAGAAATTTAAAAAAAAAGGAAAAAAGGAAAAACCGGATGCAATAGTAGGGAAAAAAAGGGTTTTGGTGCGCTGTGCTCCCGATGCCAAGTCGTCGCCCTTGATCTCGCCTGTTGCGCGTACGCGGGCGTGAGAGTTTTCCCCAGTCGCATACATCATTCCATCTTCCGAAGCCACCACGACACCTCTAGCGAGAACACGATGTGCGGCGTCGTGCCTCTTGCTTCCCGCACGCGCGCGCTCCATCCCAATCTCTTTTTTTTCCGCATAGTACGCTCGCGAGCGCATACGAAAAAAGTGCAAAAAAAGTGTTTTTGGGGGAAGTCCTTTTTCCAAACCACGAGGAAGAGAGGCAAAACAAAAAAAGAGAGGGGCAGCCAGCGCAAAAGAGACGCCGTCCTTTTGGCGCTTGCGCCCTGCCCGTTCTTTTTTCGCCCTCTGTCTCTCTTTTTTCATGCACAGACCTTTTTTATTTTTTTTTGTTGGGAAGGGTACCCGTGGCGGTGCCAACGAATGGGCAAGGAAAGAACGCGGGGGTCGCTGCGCGGGAGCACGGGCGGCTAATCCGCGGCTCCCGTGGTGGAGGAGGTGTCGCGCGTGTGTCCGTCCACCGAACACGAGCAACCTGAAGACGAACAGCATTCCGAGCAGCACGAGTAGATATCCTCGGAGCATTCGGTGATGTCAAATGCAACTTGTGGCTCTGCGGCGCGGCCTATTCTGTGTGCCCTCTCGATGCCGATCGCCAGATGCGGCTCGCGCAGCGTTGTACCCATTTCAGACGCTTGTGACGACACGCCACTCTCACACGATGATTGTGTCGTCGACGACACTGACGACGACACAGATGGTGACGACGACGATGATGATGATGATGATGATGATGATACGGGATGTTCAGAGGACAATGTGCGAGACGGCGCGCTGCTCGTCAGAGAGGAAGAGGAGCAAGCCAAAGGCCGACTCGATGCCGTCAAAGACGCTGAAGAGGAGGGCACAGCCAAATAACAACTCGACTCGGTCGTGGCGCTCTCTGACGCGCTTTGTGTCGTCGACGATGTCGTGTCGGCTAAAGAGGCCGTCGTCGTTGTGGCGCGATCAGCACAGGACACACTGGCGCGCTCCCATCTTTCGTGGGTGGCGCACCACACGGGTTCCACACAGTCGTCGCGGTGTCGGTCGTCGCGGTGACGACGACGCTCGCGTGTAGACTGACGATCTTTGTAACAGCCGCTTTGGTCGCGAGGCTCGCGCTTTTGCCGCGTCGTTGCCGTGTCACGAAGGTGGCGTCGTGTCAGCGCCGACGACGACAGCGATGACGTAATTGGCACATGCGATGCCGTCGCCGATTCGCACGCCACGAGGATACGCGTGCGCAGACGATCGATCTCGTGTTCGATGGCGTCGGTGACAGCATCGGCGGCAGCGATGGCGCGTGCCGCACGCCGTCTCACGGCGCGCTCAGCTGCACCGAGCGCGACGAGCGTGCGACGCGCAAACTCGATCGGATCGAGACCCACATTTTGGTGGGTGACGACGCGCATCTGCGCCTGCAGGCCGCGTCCCATGGGCCAACACAGACCCGTAAAGAGCGAGGCGTTGGTCGCCATGTCGAGGCCGGCCGCTTCAAGGGCCTTGACATAGACCTGCGCCGACGAACGCCGACCGCTGGTGCCAGGCAGGTCGGGCACGCACGCGCGGTACAAGTGCACCCACGGGCGACCTTCGACGTTGGTCGCTCGCTCTGCCGTGTAGGTGCCGGTGGGCGCTGCCAGCGGCGAACGCACCAAAAGGCCGTTGAGCAAGACGCCTCGGCATTCCGTCTCTGGATCGTCCGTGCCGCCGCTGGCGCTGTTGCCGGTGCTGTCGCGGCCAGCGTCGTCGCTGCCGTCGACGCGATCATAACAGCCAAAGTCGAGCGCATGTACGATGGCCAGCGCACGATCGCCGTCGGCCCACGGCGTGTCGATCAACCGCGCGTCGTGATAGCAGCCGCGCCACAACGTGAGCACATCTCGTGCAGCACGCGCGCTGTGGCTCGTCACCATAGATTCGTCCATTACTCGGCAAGGCGGGGGACTTGCGAGTTGATGCCGAGAATGTGTGCGCGGGCTGTTTCCTTTTCCTTTTTTTTTACTTTTTCCTTTTCCCCTCTTGGCCGGTTTTTGTGCCCTCTCTTTCTTGCTCTTTCTTTGCTTCTTGGTCCCTTTGTTTTTTGGCGCGCTGCCTCGCGTATCTTTTTCTTTCTTTCTTTCTTTTTCTCAAGACGTGGCCGTGCTAATTGCGAGCGATGCTGACCGACGGCGGCGATGGGGGCGTTCGCCTTTCAAGAACAGTCCCTTTTTTCTCTTGCGTGGGTGCGCGAGCACAATGAATCGATCGCCGTCAATGGGACGCGCGCGCACGCAACAACTCTTTTTTTTTTCTTTCTCTCTCTCTCTCTCTCTCTTGGTCGCCCGGCCTCGTGGGTGCGCCTTGCCTTGGAGCGCTCGGCTTTATGTGATGCTGTGCGCCACCAAGGGTGGACGCGCTTGTAACATGCGACGACGCGTGCGCATCGGATGCGGGACAATGCGGCGCGTGGCTACGCGCCGCATTGGAAGGAGAAAAAAAAAGGAAAAATATTTGATTCTTTTTCTTTTCTACTTCTAAAAACGTGCGGCCCAATGCGACGGGCGGCGCAATGCGTCCTCGCAGCGATCGCCCTTTTGGCGCTCCCGCCCCCAATGTGTACTGCACACTTTTTTCCTTCTGTATTTTTTTCTTTGCCTCTGTTTTGCGCCAAAGGCCTGTTGAACAATAGGTGCGTGCGCTGGCACGTCCGGTCGTCGCTCTCTGTTGCCATTCGCAAAACAGGCCGTGGCAGTGCTGCTGCTTGAAAGAAAAAAAAGGAAATAAAAATCGGGAAAAAAGGAGAGGACGCACAATGGGAAAACAGGCTTTGCAAAAGAAAATGCCGAGGTCGCAATAAAGTTGGTGGTTTGGGTTTGTTTATTTCCTTCTCTCTTTCTTATGTTGTTTTTGGTTTTGTGGCTTTGAGCGGGGGAAAAAAGCGCATCGCATCGCGGCGATAGGGCAGCAGCACGCGTGCCCGCCCCCCCCCCCACTAAACAAAAGAGAAAGAGAGCATCAACAGCAGAATCGTGAGGCGCCAAACACGGGGGCGACAGCGCCAAAGGCCGGCGTTGCGACGCCGAAAGCAGATGTCGCCACGGCGCCAAAGGCTGGGGTCGCAACGCCAAAGGTGGGCGTCGCGACACCGAAAGTGGGCGTTGCAACGCCGAAAGTGGGCGTCGCGACGCCGTACGAGATGGGCGAGGCCACGGCGCCAAAGGTCGGCGCCGCGACGCCGTACGAGAGGGGCGAGGCCACGGCGCCAAAGGTCGGCGCTGCGACGCCGTACGAGATGGGCGAGGCCACGGCGCCAAAGGTCGGCGCCGCGACGCCGTAGGAGACGGGCGCGGCTACGGCCACGGTGGGTGTGGCGACAACGCCGTAATGGTGGACAAAGGGAGAGACTCCAAAGGGTGAGGCCCCATAGACAAAAGACATAAGAACGAGGAGGACAACTCCAGGAGAGGCCCTTGTGGAGCAACGGTATTGGCGCACGTGTGGAGGGGGCGAGCGGCGACAAAGAGTGACGGCCGAGAGCGCGCGCGTGCGAGTGGACAGTGGCGGACCGAGGTGAGTGTGCAAGCGTCAGGCTTCCTTTCCGTCGAGTCGGCCTCCTTTCGCGTCCCCGTGCACCCGGCAGTCCCCATGCCGCGCGCGCGCACCACAGGCCGTTTCTTCTTTTCTCCTCTTTTCCCCCTCTGCCTGTGCCGGCCTCTTTGCCGGCCGCGCGTCGCACGCGCAATCCATCCTCTTGGTCGCGTGCGTGCGTCGCACGCACGCTCTCGATCACCTTTGCGTCTTGAAAAAAAAAAGAAAAAAAAAGAAAAAAAAGAGGATTGCGGCAAACCGCATTTTTGTGTGGGCTTTTTAACTCGTCGGTCCTTTTTTGCCTCTGCTCTTGGCCTTTGTTGTCCCCCCTCCCAAAAAAAAGAGGATGTACCTTTTGATTCCATTGTTTGCTCCGCGTCTCTTTCTTTTTTTTGCCTCTGCTCTTGGCGCATTGCCCTTTTCATGGCCCTCTTTGGCTGTCTGCCCCCTTTTTCGGCAATAATAACAACAAGCAAACAAACAAACAACGAATATGGAAAAGAAAAAAGATTTCATTGCCGTCGCCTCAAATCCTTTTTTTTTTCCATTTGCTGCCTTTTTTTTGTGCCGGACCAGCAGAAAGGAACACACGGCAAGAACAGAGAAAAAAAGGGCGATACATTGCCGCCCAAAGAGCACGCGCACGCGCCATCCTGTTTCAATTGCGTGTGGCCGCACGAGAGGCGAGCACGTCGTGGCGCGCTCATGCGGCCTCGGCGCCAAGCGCACCCCTAGGGGCGTGCCGAACAAGAAAGGTTCGCGCGCTCACGCAACGCGCTGTACGCGCACACCCTTGCCCGGCGGCCACGTGCGCGTGTATACACACTTGCTCAGTGCAAAAGCGGAACCCGTACGCCTCGGCACGCGGCGCGGCTAAAAAAAAAGAGGGCAGGCGGAGGCGACCAAGCCAAGCCAAAAACAGACCCGTCCCCTCGCGTCAGCGCACGTCAACAATAGTAGAAAAAGTTCTGCCTCTGTGGCGGCTGCGCACGCCAACGACACGACATTGTTGTTGTCGTCGCCACAGCGATCGCCGCACATACCAAACAGGGGCAAAGATCAGACAAGGGAAAAGACCCAACAACGACAACAACAACAACACAAAGTGGCGAGAACAGATTGATAGATTGACGGATTGACGGCGAGCCAGAGCCATTCACTAGGGGCCGGCGGCGTCGTTGTGTATTTGGCCGTTGTGCCGCAGGTGCATGCACGCGTGTCCCGAAGCGACGCTCTGGGTGTGCCGACTATGCTCGCGCCAAGGCAATGCGCACCGCCAACGCTGTCGCGCAACAAAGATAACGGCCGTGGAGCGCGATCACGCTGTCGACACGGGCGTGTATGACTACATTGTCGTCGGTGCGGGCGCCGCTGGGAGTGCTCATGCCCGCGCCCTAAGTGACGATCCAACCGTGTCGGTGCTCGTTCTCGACTGGGGACCCGATCGCCGCGCTGACGCGACAGCCGCCGATCTATTGCGCGGCGCCGAGGCCGCGCACGACCCGGGCACATCGATCCGAGTCGGGGGCGCCGCCGAGCCGGGCCTGCTCGGGGCCCGGTGTGCTCTCGGCGGGGGCCGCGCCATCGGCGGTTCCACGCTGGTCGACTCGGCCCTCTGGGGCACCGGCGGCCCGCGCGAGTGGCGCGACTTTGCCAAGGCCTGCAAGCGCGCCGGTCCCAAGCGCGGCGGTGCAGATGTGTGGCTGACACGGCTTGCCGCGGCTGCATCCGTTCCGCTGGCACGCGTCGAAGCCTATGTCGGTCCGTGCGACGCACCTCTAGGCGGCGCTCCATCGTCGTCGTCGACGGCTAGCGCTGTCGGACCATACAACAACAACAACAACAACAACAATGGCAGCGTCTACAATGGTGCAGTGACGCCCGTTTCAGTGTATCTGCAACGGCGTCATTGGGATCCGGGTGGTGACGCGCGCCGTCTTTTCGTGTCATCGCGCGAAATAGGCGGCGGTTATCATCATGGCGACCAGCGACCGCAGTACAATCTTTTTCGAGAGGCGCCGCCTGCTGCCTATGCAGGTGGTTCACGAGCAACGGGCAACTTCAGAGGTGATGATAACAATGGTGACGTTGATAACAATGATGGTGGTGGTGATGATGATGATGATGGCGGCGGCTGCGGCGATGATGATGACATACCCGACTGGCCGATGCGTGGCACGCGCGGCCGCGTGACCGTGCGCGCACTGGCGCCGGCATGGGACGCGCTGTCTGATTCCTTTGTGAAAGCCGCGGGCCGTGTCTATGGTGTGCGCGAGGTCGTCGACCACAATGGGGCGTCCCAGTTTGGCGTCACACGTCACGTACAGTTTGCCGTGCGCCTCGGGCCTCCGCACGGGTTCAACCGCCAACCGGCAGGTGACGCCTTTGTCGGACGCGACGCCGAAGGTGAGCGATGCGTCTCGTGCGGGCGTCGCCGTCGTCTCGTGGTCCTCGGGGGCGCCCTCGTCGAGCGCGTCCTGTTTGAGACCACACCGCCAGCGGCGGCGAGGCGAGAACAAGGTCGACCGGAACACGGCGGTGGCATCCGCCCGTCACACACACACAACAATGGTCACCACATGCGTGGCCATCGTGATGACGTTCCATCGTCGGTGGCGCCAAAACCGCGCGCAGTCGGCGTGATCTACCTAGAGCGTGGTGTGAGGCCGGTAAAAGTGCGTGCGCGGTGTCGTGTCGTCTTGTGCGCCTCGGCTCTCACGCCGGCAGTGCTCCAACGCTCGGGCATCGGCGATCCGCGGCTCTTGGCGGGCATTGGCACGTCCGTGGTGTTTGCCAATCCGGCCGTAGGCACTGGCTACCATTGCCCCTATGGATTCCGCATGGTGGCCTCGGTGGTGGCCCTCGACCCAAACGGCGGCGGCGCACCGCCCGATGTACGCAGCGACCTCAACCCACCAGGTACCATCGGTATGGTCTTTGCCCAGGACGCCACCCGTCCGTCGCGCCGTCGTCGCCAATGGTGTGTGTTGGCAGCGGCCGGACCCTTGCCCGACTATTGGCCCGTCGCCGGCGATCCCTTGGTGCGCGCCGCATCGCGTTGGGCGCCCTTTGGCATGCAGTCGGCGGCGCGCGACGAATACAGATTCGCGCGTGGCCGAGGGGCCAACGATGAGGGCGATGAGGAAGAAGAGGAGGAGCGAACGGATCGATCGGCGTCGGCAGCAGACGCGTGGTGCGCACCGCCCGCGCCCGGTCCTGCAGTCATCACGCTCTCTGCGTGGCTACTCGATCCGACGTCGCGCGGCGGTGCCATCGAAACGCCCTCGTCTGACCCCTCGGTTCTGCCGCGCGCCCGCCTCGGCCTCTACACCGACGTTGCCGACATGCAATCCATGCGAGCGCTGGCGCGCAGCGTGGCGCGCCTTGTCGACACCATGCCACCGACATCAGACGGCCACCGCCTCACGTTGGCACACCCGACCGCCGAGGTCGTTGCCGACGACGACATGCTCGACCTGTGGCTGCGCACCGAGGCCTTTTACGTCGCGCACCGGCACGGCGGCGTGTGCCGCGTAGGTCCGAGTCCGGAGCACCGTGCGTCGACCTGTGGCGTGGTCGACGGTCTCTTGCGTGTGCACGGCGTCGACGGCCTCTCAGTGTGTGATTCGACCGTTTTCGATCAGGGCATGGGCGTGGGCACGACGGCCGGCACAGCGGCCGTCCTGGCGACCGCCTATGCCGGCATGCTTTTGGACGGCATCGTCGACGGTGCACATATCGCCGACACGCACTTTGTCTCGGCAGGACGCGGCGCACCGTCCCATGTGTCCGAGCGCCCTTTGCCATCGTCCCTGTTGCCGACTGCACAGTATCAACCTCAAAGTCAAAGACGACGACAGCACCAAGAGCAGCGCCAACCGCTGCACGGTCGACCCCCCGCAGACCCGGCCGCTGATCGCCTCTTTGTGCGCATCACACAACAACAACAGCAACAACAACAGCCGCCACCATCACAACCGCTGCATGCCCTACGACAGCCACAGGCACACCAACGGCAACGCCAAGAGAACACCAATGCGCAGCACAGAACGCGTGCGGTCCGGCCAGACCCTTTGCGCGCACACCAACGCCCGCCGGCTCGTTCAGCATTTGCCTTTGTTACAGCACCGTCTGGCCAGGACGATCCAAAGGTGGCCCCGCCGGTGCCCGCGCAGAGACGACGGCGTCATCGATGACCAGTGATGACACCAAAGAGTATTTCTTTTCTTCTTCCTTTATTTTCATTTTTTTCCCATGTGTAAACATGCGCAACAGTGCGATGGTTGTTGTTGTGCACGCTGGCTCTCGGCCTTTTTTTCTGTCTTTGTCTTTGCGGCGTGTCTGTTGGGTTTCCCCCTTTTCCCTGTGTCTACCGAAAGACGACCCATTTAGGCGGGTGCATCTATTTTCTTTTTTCCCCTTCTTCTCTCCTGTTGTCATTCTGTTACGCGCAAGGCGCTCTTGGTCGGCCCTGGCAGCAACAAGATCCACCAAAGAAAAAGTGCAACCGCCCACAGGCGACCCCAGAGACTTGGAAAAATACCCCCAATTCGTTTTTCAAGAAAAAACCTATTGGAAAGAGAGCATGCATCGCCGGCCATTCGTGTAGGTCTGCCTCGGCATTTGACGCCTCTCCTTTGGTGATTGAAAAAAAAAAGAGACACATACGACCCCAGGATTTGGTCGCATGAAAAAACACATAGGGACACCTTGGGGCCTTTGGCCATCGGTCAAAAAAGAGGAGGCGCGAAACCTGATTGGATGTAACAAAAAAGGCAACCAGAAAAAAAGGGCGACAAAAAATGCCAAGCAAATGCAAGCCGACTCCTCAGTGGGCGCCTTTTGGTCCTTTTTAAACCGGCGTCCATTTGTCTGTGGACACAGGATGTCGGCACACAAATAGTGGCGCTGTTCTTTTTTTACTTGTCCCTCGTGTTTGTCTTTGATCCACAGGCTGTTTTCGGCGCCGCGCGGGCACGCACACGCGCAGACTATACCCTCGCCCGGACCGCCGGCCACCGCCAACACGCAAAACCCGCCCACGGCATAGGAAAGGGAAAAGACATGGCCGCACGTCGCCGCCCACAATACGAGTCCAATGCCATTGATGCGCAACTGGACCTCCTGATCAACCAGGCCGCCGCTCCACCGCCCTTTGATCCCGAGGAACAGGCCCAGTTTTCCGAGAGCGCAGCCGACCTCGGCGCCGATCTCGACGAGGCCGAAGAAAACTACCAGAGACGCGTGTCCCGAGCGTTGTCGGAACTCAACCGCACGGGCTCAGACGCCATCGCCGCACTCCAACGCCTTCAGACCCTGGCGCACGCGGGCGACACAGAAATGGTACTGACCCAAATCATCAATCGCAACGCATTGCCGGCCTTGGCGCGCACCGCCGAGGCCAGAGCCCGCGTACAGGGCCTGGAACGCGAGGCGCCTCGTCTCTACGGTCAGCTGTGCGCCGAAATAGAAGACATTGGCGAACACTATGGCGTGGGCAGAGTCGGCAACGGTGGCCAAGGCGGGACGTTGTCGCCGAACGCCGACGACATTGTCGAGGTGCTTTTACGCAGGGGTCCGTTTGCGTGGACCGATCCGCGACTAGGTGACGTACAGGTCGATCCCGAGGCCTTTGTGCAGGCCTATGGCCTCGACGCCCTTGTCGCCAGGGCACAGGAAAAAATCGAATCGCATCAGGAACCCTTCAACCCTGCAGAGGATCGTCGCGCGATTGTGCTCGATGCTTTCCGTGCGCGATGTCGTGACCACCCGACGCGTGTGGCCAACCAGGTCAGGGAACAGGCGGCAAACGCAATCGCCGCCATGGGCCTCCAGGCCAGTGACATTGTACCCGATCTCATCAACGTGCTGGGTGAGCGCGGGGTTCGCGCCGTCGGATCGGGCGGACAGGCACTCCGTGCGCTCGCCGACGCACTCGCCAAGGCCTTTGACATTGACGTGGCCATCGAGGTGGCGGCACCCCAGGTCGATCTCGACCCTTATTATGCTGAACTGTATGATGCGTGCAGCAACCCCTATGGGATTAACCGTGCGCGCGTGGCGCAACTGGCCGAGATCGTGGGTGTCTCGCCCATGCTCATTGCCGGTCTCGATGCACGCGGCATCTGCGAGGCGGCCCTCCAGGGCGCACTCTAATCCGCGTCTGGGCCCGTCGCTATCTCGTCTCTTTTTTTCTTCCCTCCACTGCATTTGTTTTTCTCTGTTTCTCTTTATTTTTCCGAAAAAAAATCCAAGTGCCCACCCTTGGCCGACAAAAAAACAACAACAATACCAACAACAACATTGGCGATAGCAAAAAAGGACCACCCGCGGCAATGCACAAAATATGGTGCGATTTTCTTTGGCGGCAATGGGCCCACCCGCAACTCGACGCATTGCAAACTGTCTATGGTGTTGTTGGTGGCATTCTCTCTTTTTTCCCGCTCAGTAGCAATTCAGTTTTTTATTCTGTTTTTGTGCCGACGCACCAAGGCCAAAAAAAAGGACGGGATGGAAAAAAGAGCGAGTCAACAAAGTGGAGATGCAACCAAAAGAGGCAGCGCAGAGCGCTAGAGGGAGGCGAGCCAAGGCTCAACTGCTCTTGCACCATCCGACGAGGTATGCAACGCCCGCGCCGGCCAGCAGACCGAGAGACAGCGTGCAAATCGTGCTGTAGGCATGGCCCGATGCGCGCGCGTTGGTCTGCCTGTTGGCGGCACCGGTCGCTAGCTGCGGGTAGAGCATCTTGTCGATCTTGTGCACTTGACTAATGGCCCATTGGACTTCAATTGGGGCGTCGTCAAAGTTGCCATAGTGGGTGTGGGCGCTCGCCTGCTGCTGCTCGGTGATAAAGGCAATGAGTTTGTCGGCCCTGGCGCGCAAATACGTTTTGTCCTTTTTGGTGAGCGTCGGCACACAACAATCGACGACGGCGCACGATCCGGCGAGACTCTCTTGGATATCGGCGTCGCCCGCACGCGTCGCCAACGCATCATTGTTTGTGTCAACAACAGCAAGGTCGGACGACTGCACGTTTTCGTCGTCGGGCCCCAATGCGACGAGCCTGAAAGCGCCCTCGCAAGGCGATGATGACGATGATGACGATGATGCCAAAGAGGCAATAGGCGCTTCCAAAATGTCGGGAGCGCTGTCGCTTTTGTTGGCGTGGTTGATCGCTTCGGCCATGTTGTTGCTATTTCTTTCTTCTTTGCTACCACGTGTTTTCGGTTCTTTCCCTCCTTGCAGTGGTCGGTTAGGTCTATGCAAGGGGGGCCTTTTTTCTCCTTTTTTTTGTTTGTCCACAGGCTGCGTTGGCGATTGCGCCAATCCTCTGATGGCATTGGACAAACCTGTCTGCGTTCTGGTGCGCCTCGCCGTTTCTTTTCCATCAGACAAAAGACACAAATGCACCATCAGAGTCGTTGGCCCACAAAAGAATACATTTCAACGTGTGCGCACGCGCCCTGACCACCCAAAAAAACAGACACAACGGGAGGGCGGTGTGACCCAAAGAGGAAAGCCGTCTGTGCAAGACAAAATATGTCAAGTGTCCCCCCCCGCAAATGAAAACAAAAAAAAGAGGTTGAACTTTCCCGCGGATGCACACGGCGGGAGGAGTACATGTGGCCTCTTGTGTTGATCTTTGTCAGTGAGTGCGCAACAGTGGCACCACTTTTTAATCTTGTTTTCAAGTGTACTTTTTCCTTGTTTGCACTTTAACATTACCATGCTTCCTTGTCATCACCATCATCTTGGTGCAAGCGCAAGAGTGTAGCATTGATGCCCGTAGACATGGCCACAATGGCACCGGCGAGCGCGGCATCAGGTAGGGCTGCCGCTTGGACACCTCCAACGACCATGATCGCAGCGACGGCACCCGCGGCCAGGCAGAGCGCCGGCGATTCTGGCGTGTCACAAGGTGAGCCAGAGACACACGACGACGTGGCTGGGGTTGTGTTCATCATGCGACGCGCTCCATGGACAAAAGTTGACGCTTGAGGTACGGCAGATCGAGAAGCGTTGAGGATGTGACGTGTGCGATACATGCGCGGTGCGACTTGGGGTAGTTGTTGGAGGAAAAAAGGACGGTGTGGACGAGGAGAGGAGGAAATAGAAACACACGAGTCTTTGCGCTTCAGCGGTGAAACAGGCAAAAAATCGCGCTCTTTTGGTTCGCCCCTCTTTTTTTTCCTTGCGGCCATCCTTTTTCGACGATATGTATTTGTTTGTGAAAGACCACTGTGATTCGCCTTTTTTTGAACTGCAAAAAGACCTTTTCTTTTTTTTGATGTAGGGTCTTATGGTGAGATGCGCCAATACATTAGCGCCGGCACCGGGCGATAAAAGGAGAAATGGGAAATCCGAGGATGCAATTTTATCGGCGTGCTTGGGGCATTTTTTTTCCAGTGAATGGCGCGCAAGCGATTGTGCGGTCACTCTGGTCGCACATTTTTGCCCTGCCTGCATGCGCGAAAACCTCAAACAAAACAAGAGAGACCAAAAAAAAGAGGCCTTTGTGCGCGCGACAGGACCCATCCTTTTTTGCCTTTCTTGGTTCATTGCAGACGCAGCAAAGATGATTTTAAAAAAAAAAGGTGACAACACAGGAAAAACCAGACGTAGGTATCAAATGCCATTGTTGTCGTTGTTTTTTTTCCGATTCACAAAAACACTGTCTTTTCTTGGCGATTGTCAGTGTCTTTTCTTTTCCTTTTTTTTTTGCTCACGAGTGCGACTGGACATGTCGAAAAAGGGGGCGCCTACATTGTGACATTGTCGGTATGCGCGCGCGCGTGCAGATCGCGCCGAAAAGAAGGGCGTTGCTTGCGTCGCGGTTACTAGGCTCCATGGTAGCGGTTGTTATTGTTGTTGTTGTTATGGTGACCCGTTGATGAAGATTTAGCGCCAAAGAGACGGCGGCAGTAGTTGTAATCGGGCGTCTCAGGGAAGGAGAGCGCGCGCGCATAGGCCAAAAAGCGCGCAAAGCACGAGGGCAGGCCGTCGCAGATCGCCTCGACGCTGGTCTTGGCCTTGCACTCGCGAATACGCGCGCAGCGCTTGGCCTTGTTGTGGCCCGGCACACTGTCCCACGGGAGCGTGCCTCTGGCCAGCTGCACCAGCGTGTAGGCCAGGGCTTCGAGATCGTCGCGTCTGCTCTGCACTGTAGACCACCACGCCGTATCGCCGTCACGCCGTCGTCACGCACAAAGGAAAAAAAAGACGCGAAAAAGAAGACAAACAAAAAAAAGGTGAGACAACAATCGCCGAGAAAAAAACAAGTGGCAGACACGAAATATGCAGAAAGAAAAAAAAAGTAAAATAGGGCAGAGGCATATCGAGACAATTGGACGACGCGAGGAGAGAGAGAGGACAAAAGAAAAAAGAGGCTCGATGAATTTTTGTCGCTCTTGCGCGTGGCGCAGTCACAAACGAAACCATTGCGACGATTGGGAAAAAAAGGGGCAACAAAAAAAAAGAAGAGAGAGAGAGAAAACCAACGTACCAACGCCCTGGTGGGTGTTGAGGCTGGCATACTTGGCCGTGCCGGGCACGCTCGACCGGTTGCGCCGGCGTTCGTACTCGACGTGAGCGCCCGTGCGCGGGTCGCACCAGCGCTTGGCGAGACCATAGTCCACCATGTAGATGGTCTTGCGCGACCGATCGAGCAGAAAGTTGTGCGGCTTGACGTCGCGATGCAGCCATCCGCGCGCATGCATGTGCTCCAAATAGCGCAGAATGTAGCGCCCAATGTGCATCACGGCCTCGGGCGCCAGGTGGCCCGATGACTTGCTGCGCATATAGTCGTAGAGGCTGACGCCGAGCAGGGGCATGACCAGCACGTCGACGCGCTTTCCGTCGCCGGCCGTCGCCGAACCGCTCCACAAGACGGGCGGGACGCCGGGGCCGCCAGCGAGCGCGGCAAACACGACGGCTTCGTGGCGCAGACTGCGCACGCGATGCTCGCCCTTTTCCATTTTGATGGCGACGCGCAGCCGATGCGGGTCGGCCATGTCGACGGCCTCGTAGACAACGCCAAAGCCCCCGCTCCCGGCCACGCGCCCCAATGCGAATCGATCGGCAACGACCGTGCCCGGCTGCAGGCTATCGCTGGAATCACTAGAGTCGCCCGCGGCCGCGGCCGCGCCCTCGGCCGCCATGGTGGCCACAAGAGTCGCCGCCTCGCCGGGCGTGATGGCGTGCGGGTAGGCAGCGGCCACGGCGGCTCCCGCCTCGATGGCATAGGGCGTGAGTGCGACGGCCGAAGACGAGGTCGAGGACGAGGACGAACCCGACGATGGCGCGTGCCGGCGTGCGGCGTGACGCCGTGATGGTACCGCGTTGCGCTGGCGCTTGGCACTCCGCGCCGGGCCATTGGCGTGACGTGCGCGGTAGGGGGCCTCGTCACAGTCGTCTGTGCTGCTCGCGGTGCCGCTGTCGGCTCCCGCGCGACGCTTGGCCTCGTGCGCGCGCTGCTGCTGGTGTCCGCTTCGGCGGTGCATGGTCACGTGCTGTTTTCCCCTTTCCGCGGGTTGGAAAGGGCGCGTTGGGTCGCGTGCGGTCTGTGCGCGCGCGCACGCTCTCCTCGGACCGAGTGCACACCTTGGGCCTTTCTTTTCTTTTTTTTTTCGCCTGTCTCCTTCTTTTCCTTGTTTCCCCTCTGTCTGTTGCCTCGCTCCTTTTTTTTTCTCTCTTTGCTGGCAAGGGGGTCTGCCGGTTGATCGGCGAAAAAAAAGGCAAAGCGCGAAGAGAAGGCGCGCCGGTCTAGAGGAATACGGAAAAGAAACAACGGCGCAAAAAAAAGCACAGCAAGATGCACCGACAAAGAATAGCGAAAGGGGGACGACAACAGACGAGCAGCGTAAACACAGGCCTCCTTCCTTTGGGCTTCGATTTTTTTCAGTGTTTGGGTTGTCGGGACACGGCGCGGCGCCGCCAGCCTTTGGCTCGCCTCATGGCTTTGCTTGGTGGCTCTGCTTGGCGGTCCGCCCCCGTGTCTCCTCAATCTCCCAAGATGCAGTGTCGGGTGTGTGAGGGGCATCGGCACGCGCAAAATGCGCATGTGACCTGCGAGTCCTAAAGAAAAAAACCCAAAAAAAAACCAAAAAAAACACACAAGTCTCGCGCTCATGCCAGAGCGAGTTGGACAACTGTGTCGCTATGGACGCATGCCATTTTTTTCCTTTTCTCTCTCTATCTGATGCCGCGACAGCACCCGATTGCCGAGCGGCAACCCGACACCGGGCAGACGTGTGCCGCCACAATAGTGAGCGGCGGCGCACGTCGCATGTCCAGCCGCCACCTAGGCAAAGGACACACAACCTGCTGTGTACACGCATCGATCATGAACGCACCCGCCGGCACAAGTACGACCGGTTCCGTCAAAGGGGTCGTTGCGACCCCCGTGCCTGCTAAACTCGTGCCTCCATCGGCGGCCAAACCTGCGGTCGTGACCACCAAAGAGACCACCGTCGTTGTTCCCGCCGCGCCAACTATAGGCGCGGGTGCTGCCGCGCCTCCCAGGGCTGTTGTTGTCGCAGGAGCGCCGGCGACGCTACCGCCAGTGGCGCCCCAAGAGGCAGCCGCGCCCAAACCAAAAGGCCTGTGGGGGCTTCCGACGTGGGCGTGGATCGCGATCGGCGCCGTCGTACTGCTCATCGTCATAGCCATCATCGGCGAATTTGTCGTGCGCCGACGAGGCGGAGGAAGCGGGGCGACCTATACGCTCGTGGCCAACAGCAATCCGGTGTGCGACATCGCCGACAACAAGTGCGACGTGGCGAGCGGTACCAACGAGGTCAGCGCCGAGGCGTGCAAGGCGCGTTGCGACAAGGTGAGAGGATGCGAAGGCGTACTCTACGACCGTTCGGGCCTGCTCGGGGGCGCCAACTGTTGGGTGAAGCGGTTCACCGCGTCGCCGCCCAAGACCGACGCGTGGACCGGCGCCGATTTCTACTATAAAAAGACTGCCACGGCGTGAGCGCGTGCGCCGCCACCGCCGCCGCGGCACAGCAGGCCATCATTCCCTCCCCCGAACGATCATCGCGATATGAATTTGTTCTCAAAAAAAAAAAGAAACATCCGCGGGTCAAGACATCCGAGACCAAAATCTCCTTTTCCCTTTTTCTTGCCGCACGCGCGCACTCGACCACACACTCCGCATTCATGTTTTGGTTTTTTTCCTTTCGCCCAACGCACTCTGTTGAAATGGGCGTCTGTTGCGTCTCTCTCCCTCTTTTCTTTGGTCTCCTTGTTGCGTTGTCTCGAAAAAAACAGGGACAGACCGGGACGGCGGAATTGGATTGGCCACACGGCCTTTCCTTTCAAAAAAAAATGGCTCTCCCTGAACTTTCAAGATGGGACAAAAAAATGTCGTAGAAAAAAAAAGTCAACATGGCGTCCCAAAACTGTCTATAGCGCATTATCCCGTCTGCTGAAAATGGCAGACACGCAAGGATCGGGGCGTGTCTACTATTGGCGCCTTTTTTTCTACACGCCCAAGCAGACAAGGCGCCAGACTATAGACGCCTTTGAGATGCCCCACCGACTTTTTCTATGACCTCCTTTTGCCTCTTTTTTTTTGAGAGTTTAGGAACGGCACTTTGGGTGCGGTCGTCTTTTTTCCCCCGTTCACGACGGGCAGGGCGCAAGAGAGAGAGAGAGAGAGAGAGAGAGCGCGCGCCTCCTACAATCAGAGTGATTTTGGGCTTTGGCGTCCCTCGATCGTGGCATGTCCTGCCCCCCAAAAAAAAGAGGAAAAAAAGAGAGAAAAAAGGAAAAGGCGGCACGAGACAACGGCATGTAAGGACGGGGGAAAAGAGGCCGCGGAACATGCAGGGATGGGACGGAACACGCGGCTGCGTGTCGGTGGCGTCGTCACAAGAAAGGCAAGCGTAATGAGCGAGCGCCGCCACCATCATCATCACCACAAGCGGCGGTCATGCTCTCGCGCACACCACGGTCGCGGCGGCAATGACAGCGACACCACAGACGCCGACCAGACGACACTGTCCATACCGCCACACAGTCGAGCGTGTGATCACGCGCTCACCGTGCCAATCCCTGGCGTTCCACAGACGCGACCGGCATTTCACAGGTGTCACCACCACGATCACCGACACCGTTGTTTGGAAGAGGAACGGCATGGTGGACATCAATACCGCTGCCAACACTGCCATCACGGACACCGACGTAGGCACGCGCACGACGACGGCGTTGACGTGGGCACGAGCCAGAGTAGCGATACCGAAACAAGAGACGAAACCGCGGCAGATGACCCGTATCCAGAGCGATTGTTTGAGCCGGTGATGGTGCGTCACAATGACTCAGCGGCCAGACTCCAAAGCAGTACCGCGCCGACGGCCAGACAATGTCGGCCTGGATGCAAGTGCACTCGCGTTGGTTTGTTGTCTGCGATCAGAGTCGCGGGGCCACGTGGCCCCCCTGGACCTCCTGGTAGTCAGGGGCTGGTCGGCGTGCCAGGTGCGCCTGGTTTGACGGGGGCCGTTGGCCCGGCCGGACCCGCCGGACCCGCGGGTCCTGTTGGCCCGCCCGGTGCACCTGGAGCCCAGGGCCCCGCTGGCCCCCAAGGCATCCAGGGCATCCAAGGCATCCAGGGTCCGGCCGGTGCGCAGGGCATCCAAGGACCTGTTGGTCCAGAAGGCCCGGAGGGTCCCCAGGGTCCAGAAGGCCCACAAGGCCCCGAGGGACCACAGGGTCCAGCGGGCGAACCACGCAATACGGTGGCCTTTCGCGCCGACGGCACCGTCCTCTCTGGCTACGCCGGACCCGTCACCGATCCTGTGGTCTACGACACCCAGGTGTATGATTTGGTCAACGGGGCGCCGGCCGACAATTACAACCCGGCGACGTGGACTTTTACAGCGCCGCTGGCCGCCGTCTATCGGTTCGCCGCCAACCTCAACGGGTCGGCCACGGTGGGCACGGCCGATGTCGTCCTGTCGCTCGTGTCCAACAATGGAGAGCAGCCCATTCAGAGGCGCTTTTCTTCGGCGTCGGCCACTGATTTTGCCGGTGCGACCGTCGCCGGCGATTTCCTCCTCCAGGTCGGCCAGACCGTGCAGGTGCAGGCGACGCTGCTCACCAACTCGACCTTTATCGTGCCGGCCGGCACAACGCTCGGCCGATCCTTTTCGGGCTCGCTCATCTCTGAGATTGCGCCGTGAGGCCAATGCGCCGTCGTCATCGTCGTCGTTGGAGGTTTTCTTTTAATATTTAAAAAAAAAAGAACTTGCGCTCCCTCTTGCCGTCGTTGCTTTGGGTTTTTCCCGCCCCCGTTTGGCGTGTGCGTGTCGCCAGACCAGGCTCGTGGGAGATCGGTTGGTTTGCTCCCTGTCCTTGCCTGCCTTTTGGGACAACAAAAGACACGCGAAGAAAAAAGACAAAAACAAAAGACAGATGAAAACAACAATCGTGCGTGTCGATTGGCACAGCAAAAAAGGCCACTCGTCAACAGCAATTCGATCCGACAACCAACAAACAGGGGACAAAGCGACCTCTTTTTTTTTCTTTTCTCAATGCGGATTGGCAAACTTTCTTTTTTTTTTGTGACAGACACAGAGACGCAAAAAAAGTCAAGGCGACCACCAACGAATACGGCGCTGTCTGTCGAAACTGCAACGGACAGCGCGCCACAATCCTCTTCACGTCCCGTCTATATCGCACACATATTTCTTTTAAAAAAAAGGCATCTGTTCAACGACGAGGAAAAAGGAGATGGAGATGAACGGCGTCTATGTTGATCGCGAGTTGTGGGCCATCATACTCGCCGATCCCGACATCGGGCTCGACCCGGCCTATCGGTGCATGGCGCGCCGCGTGTGCCGACAATGGCGCGACCTGATCGACCAGGCTGCGCCCACCGGTCGCGGTTGGCGACAACATACGCTGCACCATATTACCCGCAAGCCCATATGGCACATCGACACCATGTTGCCATGGGCGCGGGGTCGTATCGTTGCGGCATCTGTTCTCGTCGAATGTTACCACTTGCGTCCCGTTGCGCCTGCGAAAGGTGCGGATCAACCCAAGGCTCTCAGCGCGGGTGATTATGAACGCGCCTTTGCAGACACGGTTACGCGGGTGCCGGTGACCGACCAGTGTGAGGTGATGATGCTCTCGCTCGACCCGGCCATTGTCTACCAAGGCGTACGCATCGTTGGAGACAGGGCGACGCCAATTGAATGCAAGAGTGCGGCGAGTTCTTTGGTCGCGTCGGCCGTCCGATCCGGACAGCCATGGATGGTTGACCGCGTCTTTGAGGCGTTGCCCGCGGGTGCGTTCCCATCGGGCTGCATATGTGCGCTCAAAGGCGCAGGTGTCGAGGCGTTTGACCGCTTGCTCAAACACATGCCCAACCTGCGGATCTTTGAGATCGACGACATGGACGACGACGTGGCGCGCCATGTCGCCGACGTTTTTTGTGGGCGCATCGACCGCCCGTGGTCTGGTCTTTGGCCGCACGGCGACACAGAAGACATGGAATACGCTCTCCTGTCGCTCATCGAACAGGACAACGTCGCGCTCCTGGCCGCGCTCGACGCCGTGGGCCTATACGACTTGCCGGATGATGTGGCCATTGAGACCCTATGCAGCAAGCGATCGATCAAAACGGCCGGGTGGCTCATGGGACGCGCGCGCCAGAGATCCGCCGAGGCGCTCGTCCAAGTGACCGCAGCGCTCATCTATGGGGCGCTCAAGCGTTCGCATAATTGCGATGGGTTTCCCTGTTCAAGCCACCCCGAGGCGCTGCTGTCGTGGCTTCTGGGCGGTCCCATGGCCCACGACCCGCTTGCGCCCGATGCTGCGTCCGTGACCTTGGCGCACCTGTTTGAATTGGCATCCAAGCCCGACTTTTCGTGCGATGTGTCACGCTGCCTCTTGTGGCTGTGCCTGCGCTGGCCCGCACAGGCGGCAAACTGTGTAGACGCTATACGCAATGCCGCTCGCCAAATGCTGACGCGCGGAGGGCACTGGATCGATTCATACCTTTGTCGCGATGGAAGCGCGCTTGAATACCTGGTGTATGCGCTCGACACGCTCTATGTGAGGTTGATCAAAGTCGGACACGGCCAGAACGCAGACGCCCTGTTGCGCAGTGTGGACCTCTATGCGATCGTGATGGAATGCACGCGCGACCAGACCACCAACAAAAATTTTATCGAGCATGGTCGCGCCCGCTGTGCCGACGACGACTCGGTTCCCACGCGGCTGGCTCTCATCAAGGCGCGCGTCTTGCACGTCATCGATCCGTTGGGTGTCGACCCGTGGCGCGCCACCTTTGCTTCGGTCGCTGCTTGGCGCCGCTGGTTCCGCGCACCCCCTCTCGAATAAAGGTCAACGATAATGACAACGACATTGTCGTGGCTCTTTTGGTTCTGTTTTTTCCGGCACTCGCCTGCATTCCATTTTGTTCCCTACTCGTGCCCGGTTGTGGACACTTTTCTCTGTTGCATGGGGCCACGATGGCCGACAATGGAAAGAAATAAGCAGGCTGCGGTCGCAAATTCGGATAATATCCTTTTTTACTGCCAGAGGCGATCGATCGAGCATTGTGCCCGGTGCGTGCTTATGGTTGGTCGACCGGTTAGCCGCGGCCAAGTCGGATGTATGAAATTGCTGTCTACCACATGAATCAGAACAAAAAAAAAGGAAGAAGGATCCCAACAACGACTAGGGGACGCGCGAGTCGAACTCGGTCTGTGCATTCCGACTCAGCAGCGAGCGCGAATCCGAATGCCAGTGCACGAACCGGTTGCGCCCGCATTCGTGCCCAGATCCGAATATCCGGCTAATATCCGACTATTTTCATTGTCGTATCGAGGTTTTTGCTGTTTATTGACGGACAGTTCGATTCCCGCCGGTGCCGACTAAAGTCGCAGTTAACCGACCATTCGTCGAAACCCAAGTAGCCAGTTGGTCGAAATGAACCGGTTAATATCCGCAAGCACTGGCGATAGCCCCAACATAATACGACGCCAAAGGCACATTCCAGCACCGTCCGGGCGCATAGACCCTTTCCGCATGGCCTTTTTTTATGGTCGATGGATGGCGCCACGGCGCACGCGGGTAACCGACAAACACGCCGCATTTCCAAACAGACAAAGCGCGCGCGTGTCTGGTGCTTTTGAGAGCGCGCGGTCGACATCATGCCTTAAATATGTTTCTTCTTTTTTTTATCTGGCCGGTTTAATGAGGCGGTCCATATGGGCTTTTTTGCCGTCGCCCTTTGTTGCGCGCGCACCGCCGGTCGGCGTCGCCCCGTCGAGGTGCTCGGCTGACATCTCTCCCCACGCACCGCACAGCGCCAGGCAAAAGGCCAAAAAAAAAGGTACGTGCTGCGCACACTGACCAACAAGGTACCCACGCAAGTCCGATGCGTGTGCGCCCCGAGACCATCAACGTACCGACGACCTCTTTGTGGGTGATCATGTGGACAAAAAAGACGCGAGATCATGTCCCATACCAGCCGCCAAGACGCGCGATTTTGTTGTGCGTCCGCAGTCCCCGTGTGTTCGCCGCCGATCACGGGTACGCGTGGCCCGCCAGGACCGCCTGGCCTCGTTGGACCTGCGGGTCCGCCTGGGCCTGCCGGTGTACCAGGTCCAGTAGGTCCGCCGGGTCCGCCTGGACCTGTCGGCCCGCCCGGACCCCCAGGGCCGGGTGGCGTGCAGGGCGCCACGGGTCCCCCAGGTCCAGCGGGGCCGCCCGGTCCGGCGCCCGTTACTGTGGCCTTTCGTGCCGACGGCGTCGCGGCGCAGACAGTGACAACGACGGCGCCCATCCAGGTCCTCTATGAAAATCAACTCTATGATCTGCAGGACGGCGTCGCGGCCGACAATTATAATCCGGCGACATCCACATTTACGGCGCCGCTCGCCGGCACCTATCGCTTTGCTGCCAATGCCAACGGCACGCGCATCGCGGGCCAACCGACCATGATCCTCTCGATCGTATCGAGCAATGTCACGCAGCCGCCCGCCCAACGTTGGTTCACGGCGTTTGACTTTGCCGACGTCGCCGACACATTTGGAGCCACGGTCGATGGCGACTTTACGCTCGCGGCCGGCGACACTGTGACTGTCACCCTCTCTGGCGAGGACGGCACCACGTTTACGCTCGGAGACGCCGCCACCGTCAACCGCATGTTTTGCGGTTCGCTTCTGGCCCAGTTGACGTGATTTCTGCGTTGACCGCCGTAGGCAGACAGTGCCCATAAACATTCCCAGCGCGCCCTCTTTTGTTTTTTTTTTGCTCTCTCTCTCTCTCTCTCTCTCTCTCTCCTGTTGTCGCCTCGTGCACTCTCTTCCTTGCCTTTTTTTGTCTAAAAACTACCTTTTGTGGGCGCAGCAGTGGCCGGCACGTGTGGTGATAACCCCCCCCCCGCTCGTCTAAAAAAAGAAAAAGGGAAGGATTTGACAAAAAGGACACAGCAGTGATAGAGAATACGCGCTCCTCTCTCCCTTTTCTTTTTTCTTTCAGAGACAAGGATAGACGACGACTGGTTTTATTTCTCTTTTGCTCTCTTTCTCTCTCGGATGGGACCCGCGACGCATATCACCCACAGCAAAGACACCGAGGAGACATCCGATACCCTGGTGTCTGTCTTTTTTTTCTTATGCTCGTGCAAGAAAAAAGAAAAAATAGAAAATTGTCTTTCCCCACCTATGTCTTTGATGGACAAGCACGCCAACGGCAGGAGCGGCATCGATCGCAATCGCTCACGCGGCCCTTGTGTGTTGCCTTTATCTTTCTTGGACACTGTGCACGTGCGCGATGGCAGCGGCGGAATAATGCACAATTCCGCCACGGGGATGGCACCCCGCGACGGTCGACAAGCACGCGTGCGCGGTCTTGCCGTCGTCGTGTGCACTGGCGGTTGGGACACCACAAGCAATAACGCAACGAGCGGTGCGGTCAAAAGACTTGGAAACGCAAATCTCGCGCCAAAAGGAAGCGGGAACGCAAGAAAAAGGACGAAACACTTCTTCATGGAGGGTGGCCGTTTGTGTCGCGTAGGGCAACCAACCGCCAGGCGATTGCGGGTGCCAAGCAGGGGCGCGGCGTTACCCGCCTGCTCGACAGTGGTCCAAGCGCCGGGTCCAATGGGACCACCAGGTCCGGCGGGCGCTTTTGGCCCTGCGGGATCCAAGGGCGCACCGGGCGCCGCGGGTCCTGCTGGACCGGCGGGTACGCCCGGACCTGCCGGCGCGATTGGGTCTACGGGCGTCGTTGGTCCACTGGGCGCTGCTGGTCCAGCGGGTGCAGCTGGCACGGTGGGGCCCCCTGCACCGAGCGTCCTCTTTCGCGCCATCTCTGCTACGGTCGAGGTAGGACTCGGTACCACTGTCGTCCCCTACACGACCGAGGTCTATGACCTACAGAATGGCGTCGCCGCCAACAACTACAACCCGGCGACCTCCACGTTTACAGCACCGCTTGCCGGTGTGTACCGGTTCGAGGCGCCATCGTTCATGGGGGTGACCCCGCCGGCCAGCGCCGTCGTGGCGCTGGTGAGCAGCAGCGGCGCGCCTCCGATCGAACGCTGGGTCGGGATGTCCAACGCGTCACCCATTGCCGACTTTTACGACGCGTCCGTCTCGGGCGATTTTCTGCTCGCGGCCGGTCAAACTGTGAATGTCGAGATTACCGTGTTGGTCGGAGGACCTGTAGGCATCAACAGCCTGTTGAATTCGTTCAGCGGAGGCCTGGTCAGCCTGCTCGCACCATGAGCGACGAGAACGGCGGCGAGTCACTGCCGCCTCGGCACACGACAAAGCGTGCGCTCCCAAGACAAGCATCACTCGCCATGAGCATCGCACGACATTTCAGCGCTGGCAGTGACGATGGCGATCGCAGCAAAGCGGCGCCCATACTACAACAACACCATCACCAACGACATAATCGGCACGCAATCGATCAGCTGTGCGCGGCACACATCGCCCCTGCATCTTGCGCCGTCCATGTCGACGGCAGACGGCTCGCGCAGCCATGCGCGGTCGGTGTGAGTGGGCCACCGGGGCCTGCGGGTGCTATCGGTGCGAGTGGTCCGCCGGGACAACCCGGCGCGCCGGGCGCCGTTGGAGTGGTGGGGCCCGTTGGTCCCGCCGGCCCCGCAGGACCCGCTGGCCTGCCGGGACCGCCCGGCGGCGTGGGTCCGATGGGGGCGGCGGGTCCTCAAGGGCCACTGGCAACTCGCGTGGCCTTTCGCGCCAACGGTGTCGCCACGCAAAATATAACTGCTGTGGTGACCACGGTCGCCTATGAGGACGAGGTCTATGATCTCCAGAACGGCGTGTCCGCCGACAACTACAACCCAGTCACGTCGACCTTTACCGCTCCCATCGCCGGCGTGTACAGATTCTGCGCCACGGCCAACGGCACGCGCGTCACCGGACAGATGTTTGTCGGGCTTCGGTTTGCAACCAACGCCATCGGGCAGTTTATGACGCAGTCTCGCATCACGGCCTTTGACGCACCAGACACGGTCGACAACTTTGGCCTCACCATCTCGGGTGATTTTCAACTCGCCGCCGGCAACACCATGGCAGTGCAGATCACGTCACAGGGCGGCACGCTCTTTGTCCTGCCCGATGCGGGTACGGTCGATCGCACCTTTTCCGGATCGCTGCTCGCAGAGACTTTGTAGATATGCGGCCAGCGGCGTAGAGACAGTCGCCTTGTTCTAAACTCTTCTCCTTTGGCACGTGCGCCACCGGAAAAAAACCCAAGGGCCAAAAAAGTGGTTAAAATTTTACCAATCTCTTTTGTCGATTTTTGTTGTGGCTGTCTCGCGCCTCCCTTTTCTCTCCTTTGTGCCTTTGGCCTCTTTGTATGTGTGGATTGCACATTTGCGTGGGGGTGGGGCGAAAAATGTGTGCAACCACAGCGAGCAAATCAGAGAGCGAGGGCCAGTCTTGGCCCCGGCCCTCCTTTTGGTGGTCTCTATTCTGGTCGTGCCGCCGGATCGCGAGGAAAAGGGGATCTTTTGCGTATCGCTTCTGTTGCTTTTTTTTATAAGAGATAGGGATAGAGGTGGGACCAGAAGCACGAGACCCCACAAGAAAGAGAGATGTGTGTTTGTGTTCCTGTTGGGTTGACGTGCGTCGCAAGACAATGGGGCGCGCACCGCGCACATACATGCACAAAAGAAAGACAGTTGTTATTGTGTATTGATATGTGTGCGTACGCACATGGGTATTTTTTGTTGCGACAACCACATTCAAGGCATGCGCGCGCGCAAGGCAATATGCAAAAAAAGAGGAAAAAACATGCAAAAAAATAGGAAAAAAAGAGGGAAAAGGAGTTCAATGTAAAGAGGTGTGCGCGCGCACGCGCAAATGGTCATCGAGACGATCATTCGGGTCGGCCGTCGCTGACCGTCAATCGAGCGCTTTATTCAAAGTCATAAGATGCTCACGCATTCTGCTCCCAATGTAGTGACATCCAGTAGACAAGCGGCGTATGTCAAGAGTGGGCACAAGGGAGACGAGACGATCGAGGGCTGTGGTATCGTCGTACTCGATCGATCGGCGCGCCGCCGCGACAAACAGTGGTTCGACCTCAAAGTGGCCCCCGTCGCGAAACCATGCAAGGACGCGCGTGGCGCCATAACTGGCGGCTCCCTGACACGCCCGGACCGCGTCGAGCGGCATGCCGTCCGCGTGCGCCCATCGGATCATGTCTATTTGGTCGTTGCGTGCCAGCGCGGCGGTGAATCCCTCGTCAAAGGGGCAATGGGCAACGTCGCGCAACCACGCGACGATCGATTGAGGGTCCGGAGCCTCCCCGGCTCGCGCCGACGCCATGGGCGTCCATATGTTGCGCCCGCCGAGACTCTGTGCGTCGCCGCAGCGCTCCAACATGGTCGCCAGCAAGTCGATCCTACCTCCCGACACGGCGGCCGCGACGGCACTGGTACTGAAAGGCGCGCCCGAGTCAAATGCCCATACAAAGTCGGCGACGGTGCCCGATCGCGCGAGTTCATTCAGCGTCCACGTGTCCCATGGACAGGGCGGATTCTGTGCACGTAACCACCGTAGCACGGCCATACCGCCCGCGTCGGCGTACATGGCCGCGAAATAGCACACACGAGCGTTCCATGGGCAGGGCGGCTTCTGGGCGCGCAGCCATGCTAGACGTGCCGGAACCAGGGAGACGGGTTCTGCGGCGTCGTTGATGGCGTTGTTGTTACTGCTGCCGCTGCCGCCGGCGCTCCTTTTGGCGCGTGATCTCGCGCGAGACACGCGACGTGCTGCGCTTTCGCTTCTATGAATCTCGAATGCGTCGGCAGAGACGGCCACCTCGCACGCGCGCTCGTGCCACGGGCACGGGTCGGTCTGGTCACGCATCCACGCTGCCAGCACGCAACCGCGCGTGTGCACGATCGAGTCGGCGACGGCAAACTCGGCCCACGGACACGGCGGTTCGCTCGCACGCAACCACCTGACCCACCATTCGTACCCCATCACAAAAGACGCGGCGGCGGCGCTAAAAGCCCACGCGCCCATCGGGCACCCACATTCATCGCGCAACCATGCAGCGAGCGGCCTCGCATCGGATGAGATTGCGTATATCATGAGGCTCTTGCACATGACGAGCGGGCACCGCGACGGACCGCGTGGCGTGTGCGTGACCCATGCCATGAGGACGGCACGCCAGCGTCGCGACACCCGGGCCACCACAGAGTGCCAAGGCGCCTCTAAGAAATCGCCCAGGATCATCCATAGGATCTCGTCGGGGAGCGCTTCCACATCGCCATAGACGGGACGACGCCTGTTGGATCTTGGAGCGCGTCGCCGGCGCGTCGTCTGTGGTTGTGGGCGCGACGGCGGCTGTCGTCGGCGCGAGGCACTACCACTACTAGTAGCCAGAGTTTTTGTGGTATTTGCGCCTCTGATTTTGGTATCGTCGAGCGACACCAAGTGCGAGGTCGCCAAAGATGCGCGATCGTTTTTGGCAGCAAGTCGCGCCGAGCGTCTGGGTGTTGTGGCGACATCGGTATCCGCCCGTTGGGTCTTGACGTGTTGGTTCCGTTGCGCTGCCATCGCCTCTTTATGCGTGTACCACTATTGATCCTTTTTTTTTCTTTTTTTCTTTTTTTTGCTCCACTCCTCCCGTTGGGTTGTGCGAGGTCGCAGACGCAGGTCTTTGGTCGCCCCACCAAAAAAAAAGAGTGACGTGCCCGCCGCTTTCGCCGTAGCGTCAATTTCCTTTGGGGCATCGACTTGTTTTCTTTTCTGCGCCATCAATCACGATGGCCAGGCACGGACAAAAAAATGCAATCGCCCGGCGCATGCATCCCTCTCTATTTTTTTTTGCAACAAGAGACAAAAAAAGCAGGCGCGCTCCATCCGACACCTCTCGGTTGATGTGCTGTGTGTCTCTTTTGTTTTCTTTTTTTTTTTGAGAGAGGCGCCCTGCAAAAAAAGAGGCATGGCCGTAAACCCCTTTTCATGCGCCTTTTACCCGACGGTCAACTCTCCTCTCTCCGGCCCAACTTTGTGGGTGCGCGCTTGCATAAAAAACCAACAAGAAAAATGGGGACAGTGACGGTTGCAATCGTAGACATGCACGGGGGTTGGTTGTCTCGGCAGACAAGTGCACAGTCGCCCAAAAGGGGGAAAAAGCGGCGTCGGCGACCGCGCGCACGCTGTTCTTTTTTTTGTTTGTGACAACAATATTTAAAAAAAAAGATAAAGGAAAAAAGAGAGAGACGCGCGCTGGCCACGCGATCGACGACAATGGAGAGTGCCGTTGGACGCTACACGCAAGGCAATATACGCCCGCCCAAGAGACAGAGATCACCAGGCGGCGGCTACTATGGTGACGAGGAAAAAGACTATGACAGAGGCGCAAACGACGACCTCGCGACGACTGTCGAGGCCGTGTTGGGTGTTTTGGCGGCGCACCCGCGGATCGCATCAACCGTGTGCAATGCCGATCCGCGTTTGTACAATCTCTGCGCGACGACATCGTTCCCGGTGACGGAAGGGCTCGTGCGACAACAGGTCAACTTGATCGACCTGCCACGGCTCTACGAACCCGACGGCGATGTTGTACGTTGTGCCCTGTGGCGTTGGGTGGCCGCCTTTTCGTCGCTCCAACACGATGGACGGATCGGCGGGCGCGACGCACCACCAAGTCTCGCCGCCATGTACCCAGCCGATCGCGATGGCACCGCATACGGCGGCGAACCCGATATTACCGAGGGCAGGTGGGACGCTGCCGCGTTGCCCCTCATGGAAGACGGTCGCCCGTGGCCGTCGCCCCTCGCGGCGATGGCCTATGACTGGGTGCCGCGCAACGACCTTTTGCTGTGGGCAACAACAGCACCGGCGACGGTGCGCACCCTGCCCGAGGAGACCATCAACACCCTCAACGCTGCCTCGACGGTGGCCGACGCCGTACGCGGCGATGCCGATGTAACGACTGATGGTGTACTCGACGCCGATTCGCTGTTGTGTGGCGGTGGCCGCCTGTTTGCCATCATGAACGTGGCCGATCGCACGCGCACCTGGGGCCTTCCAGAACGCGAGCGTGTCGACAGTCTGCCAGAAGATGGAGCCGTCTTTTCGGCAGACGAAGCGCGTCAGATCGACGAGCGTGCTGCCGAAACGGGCGAATCCATCGATGCCCTCACGGTGCGCGTGTTTGGACCGCCGCCCTCGGTCGAGTTTGACGATGATGCAGCGGCGGTGGCATTGGACGCCGTCGAGCCTCGCACACGTTGGGTGGCGCGACTGCCGGGTCCGCCCATCGACGCCCTGCGTTTGGCCGAAGCCGGGCTGTGGCAGCCTCTGCTCTCGGCCATCATGGCCGCTGATCTAAGCAGAGACGAACGCCCGAATGTCGGGCATGTTCCCGGCACAGCTGAATCGCTCTATGACGTGCTCACATCAGATGCCTTTGTCGACCTGGCCGTCGCCACCATTAACGAAACTGTAGAGCGTCTCAGTGCCGACGCGGTTCGGGCGCGCGGCGACGATATACCGGCGCGGTGCGCGCAGGCCGCCGTCGCGCCCGCTGGCATCCTGCCCATGGAGGTCTATGCGACGTATCTGGCGGGGCCCGACATTGTCCTATGGGTGCGGCCCATCTTGGACCGCACGCTGATCGATCCTGACGGCCACGACTGGTGGACGCCCTAGGCGAATGCGATTTGATCTGGCCTTTTCATTGCCGCGTGTCGTTGTCGATGGCAGATGAAAAAAAAAAAAAGAAAAAAGAGAGCGTGCGGCTCTCTTTGTGTCCTCTTCTTTTTTTTCCTCTTTAAAAGTGTGCCCACGCAGGAAAAAAAACAAAGAATCATGGACAAAAAAAGGCGCCTCACAATCTGTCTCTTTTTTTTCCCCTATTCCTTTTCTCGACCGACCGGTGTGGTTGCGCTTTTTTTTGAGCACTCGCCTATTTCTTGTCCGCCCACAAGTCGCGACGCTTGCGGCCGCGCCTAAAAGCCAACATCAAACCGCAAAAACAAACACTATCGTATATTTGCAAAAAAAGGAGAGATTGCGACTGCGTGTACTACAGTCGGCGAACTCTCAAAAGGGGCAAAAGAAAGTCATAAAAAGTCAACGTGCGTCCCAAAAAGTGTCTGCGGCCTGCTGTTTTGTCCGCCAAAAAAATTGTAGACTTATGAGGAGTGAGACATATCTGCTGTCGGCATTTTTATGAATTCCCAAGCAGACGAAACAACAGGCTGCAGACACTTTTGGGACAGCACATTGACTTTTTTATGACTTTCTTTTGCCCCTTTTGAGAGTTCACCAACTATAGATTGCTTTTCCCTTTCGATAAAAGAAACAGTTGCTCGTGCAGTCTACAGTCCCCGAATTCTTGAATGGGCGGACGAAAGAAAAAATTCATTAAAAAAGGGCAATGGGGCGTCGCCATTGTGTCCACGGCCTGTGTGTCCCTGCCTGCTCAAACACATGTAGGGGGTGTCGAGAATAGACATGTCTCATTTCGTGCGCGTCCACAATTTTTTTAGCACGCAAAAAACAGCGGCCTGCAAACACTTTTTTTTGCGACGCCACATTGATTTTTTTGTGGATGCGCGTCGCCCCCCCATTTGAGAATCTGGCGACTGGAGGATGTGGCCTTTTCTTTTATTGGGAGGACGCGCGCGCACACCGCCGCCAGCAACGGGGAAAAAGTGGGACGAAACAGCAAGATCATACGTTGGAGTCGTCTTGTGGCATTGTATGTGGTGTCATTGGCGCGTCGGCAGCGGCGATGGGAGGCACGACCAGACAAAAGGCAGCAACGGCGGCATCGATGCGCGCAGTGAGGACGCGGTCTGAGCACGCGCCCGTAATGCGCGTATGAGGTATCTCTATGGGGCGCGACGCACCGCGCCATCGCCATGATGGCCCGCGAGGCCTCGCCCTAAAAATGATGCACGGCACTGCATCGACGGCATAGTAGGCACACAGGCATGATTCAGTGTCAACGTGGACGGCAAGAACGCCGTCGACAAGATCGGGATGCGCCCGAAGCGCCGCCAACGCCCTTGGCACAAAAAGCGTGCACGCCTCGGACCAGTCGGCATAGACTACCAGCGCACCCAGAGTGGCCTGGCGCGCGACCCCGGCGACGCGTTCGTGATCCCGCGTGGCCACGGGTCCGGCGGAAATCACCATGTCGCGCGAATCAGACTCACAAAGTTGATTGTCGCACCCCGGCGGCGGCGCTCCATCGCCATGTTGCGTGGGTGCCCCGATTGCCGGTTGTTGCCGTCGCCCGCGACGATGAGACGCCTCGCCAAAGGCATCGACCGCCAAGGAATCTCTGGTAAGAGGCGGTGTGGCCTCTGTGGTGCTGTCTGGCGTTTGTGAAAGCACGGGCAAAGGTTCGACTGAGGGTGTCGCCGTCGCTTTAGGCGATGGCACTGTTACGGTTAATGCTGTTGGTGGCAGGGGTCGTGCCGGCGGCACGTGCCGAGAGGCTACCGATCCAACCGCCACAACGCGAATGGGCTTGGACGGTATGCCGCGAGGGATGATGGCCGGGCGCGCGGGTTTGCATGGCACGGTTCCAGTGCGAGGCGGCGACGTGCGGACAGCGGGCACGACGACGGCAAGAGACATGGTCGGCGCTGATCGAATGTGGCTCGCCAGGACGCTCTTTGATTTGTGTCTCTTTCGTGGCGTTTTTCCTTGTCCAAATGTGTCAAGTGCGCCCTTTTGGTGTGGGGTGGTTCTCTTGTTGGCTCGGTCGCGTGTGTGCGGTTTGACGTCGTCGACACGGATGCACACCCTTTTTTCGCGTGTTTTTTCCTATCCTTTATCTTTTTTTTCCTCCCAAGAGTCGCCACCGCCACCAAACTGGACGCCAAAAGACCTGTGCACGCCTTGTGGTCGACCCGCCTGATGCTCTTGTTTGTAGGCGGCGGCGACAGCGCGCGTCAGCGTACCAGGGGCAACGGACGGCACGCTCGTCCGGATCAAACACGCGCTGCACACCGTCAGGAAAAAGGCGATCGTCTCTTCTTTTTCCTTTTTCGATGCCTGTGCCATACCCCCAACAGGTCCATGCGGTACCCACAATGCGCCCTCTTTTTCGCTCTCTGTCGTGAGGCGCCAAGGAACACGCCCAAACCGATTCACGCTGCCGTCATTTTTTTTTGGCTAACGAATACGCACTCACGCACAAAAAAAAAGAAACAAAAAAGCCTCTGTGGCCTGAAAAGACTTTGATACTTTTTTTTTCTCCTCCAGAGACCCTTCTTTTTTCCTGCCCGCCGGACCCGCTCTCTGCATTGGGTCGTTGGTGTGCGCCCTCTTTTTTTCTAAAGAAAAAAGTAAATATACGGTGTGGGCGCGTGTATTGCCACTCGTCGTAAATGCACGGGTCCTTTTCATTGAGAAAACACAGAGCAGAGGAAAAGAAGACAATGGACAAATGGGAGATAGAGTACACCCAAAGAATTTACCAAAAGACAGATCGTATCTCGCAATGGGTGCGTGTGCGGCAACGGCAAAAGACCAAGGCACACAGACCCTTTCAAAAAAAAAAGAGAAGACGATGGGGAAAAAGGCCGTGGCCGTTTTTTTTTCTTTGGAAAAAAAAGCGAGTAAACAAAGGGGAGAAGACCCACAAGAAAAAGGTCATGTGTGCGCGTGCGCACGTGCGCCTAAATGGGCGGCGGGGCGGGTCCTGTCGAGATGACGCCGTCAAACCAATAAAAGGGCTGGCGCACGCCCGGCGTGACCACGACGACAAAAGGCGTCCCGCTGTCGTTGACAATCTGTGTGATGACGCGGTCGCCGGCGTTCAGGTCCAATTCGGCGCTCACCACGGTCGAAGCGTTGATCAAGGTGGAAAACGTTTCGCCCGACAGCGCCAGCGGTAGGCTGGCGCTGCGCACAATGTCGGGAACGACGCCGCCAGCGGGGATCACCGCCAAGTTGAAAGAGATGGTCTCGTCGATATCGATGATCAAGCCCGTGGTAAAAAGGAACCCGGCCGAAAAGTGATAGGTGGCGTCTTGCGGCACGTCGAATCCGGTCCCGTCAAAGGCGCCCGTATTATAGAGGCCCGTGCGCGTGGCCGGACTCGAATTGTATCCGGTCACAGTCACCGTGGCGCCTGCTGGCACGGCGATGCCCGCCGTACCCGTCGGGTCGAGGATGGCGCTAAACCCGAGGGCGGGCAGAGGCGGTCCCGCTGGGCCCGCCGGTCCGGCAGGCCCCGATGCGCCAGCGGCACCGGGCGCTCCGGGCGCGCCGGCGGGACCCGCAGGTCCGGCAGGTCCCGGTGGCCCGGCGATGCCGATGCCGGCAGGGCCAGGAGGACCAGGCGGTCCACACGGCCCGCGCTGTCCCGGATTATTCACAATGACAACCGACGTGTCACGAGGCGTGTTGCAATCTTCGTGGCCTGTGCTGCTGCTGCTGCTGGCGCTGCTGCTGCTGCGCTGGCAGCGCGGCATGGACGAGTGCTCGCTGTCCCGCCGATGCGCACGACGGCGAGCCGATGATGCGTGGTCGCGTGCGCGTTCCATGGTGATCCTTATAAGGAAGATGGGGGAAAAAAGAAAAGGAAAAGGGCGCTGTGTAGGCAACAGGTGACCTAGAGGGGACAAACAAAGACGAAACGGCCAAGAGTGGACGCGGCGGAAACAAAAGGAGAGAGGGCGATGGCTGTTCAAACGACCGTGTGGGCCTTTTACCCGGAAGAGACCATGCTTTCCTCGCCATCGACGGCGACGAGTCATCCCCAGGGTGAGATGGCCTGCTTCTCGCGCGTCAAAATACGGCGTGCGGCTCCGTGTCTGCATGCACGCGCGCACAGGCATGCATTGTAAAAAGTGCCGCGATTGCCTGCGACCATTCTCGGTTGTTTGCCCATATGGGGACGTGTGCGGCGGCCGAGGACAACCTAAGCGCAACACCCACCCAAAAAAAAAGAGTCTGAACGGAAAACAGAAAACTGCTTCTTTGTTCAAAAAAAAAGAGGGACAAACAAACTCACAGCGCTTGCCCTTCTTTTTTTTTGAAGCAAGTCCACTTATTCGCCTTTGCGTCGTCAGCGCGACTCGTGTTGGTTCAGTTGGCGATGCTCTTCTTTTGTTCTCTCGGCGGGGCCGTCTCCTTTTTGTAGCGGGGCCGTCCGCGGCGCTTTTTTTCGACTCTTTTTTGCGTGCGAGCGCGCGAGCGACAAGGCCCAGCGGGAACAAGTGCCCGATGCAGGGGAAAAACGAGGAAGAGGCCGCCAGAAGGAAAGGAAGAAGGAGGAAAAAAACAAGGGTAACCTCTGTCAAAGACAAAAGGGTCGCCGCCGATGGAAACTGCGACTCTGATGAGCGCGTTCACGGAACCGCGAGCGGCGTCTGACAGCCCCGCCACGTGGATGCACGAGGGTGATCCACAGCGCGTGTGGATTGTGTCATGTCCGGGCACCACACTGCCGGCCACGCAGCAGCGTCATGTGTGCCTCACGCCGAGCGCCGCAGCGCGCAGGGCCGTGCGCATGGCGCTTGTGGCACGCCATCGTGGCATTGGCAAGACGGTCCATGGCCTCGCTCGCGGTCGTTCGCGGCTCGACGACATTGACGGTGTCGATGAAGAAGAACGAGATGCCGGCAGAGACACGGATCGCGTGGGCAACAACAACAACGAGGCATTCGACTATGCCATCGACCTTGACCGCTTGGCCCTGTCGGCCGGGTCCCTACGTTGGTGGAGCAATTCGATGGCGCCCGGCGACGTCTTTGACTTTTGCTGGTACGACGAGACGCGTGCCTATGATGGGATCGGCCGAATCGAGTGTGTGACCTCTTTTGGTGATCCGTCTGCGACCGCACGGTCGTCCCAAGCACACACTGCATGGACCGTCGTCATCTACGGCCTCCTCATAACCGTTGGCCTTTTGTTTGTCACGAGCCTTTTGGGAGGCGGCCGCCGTCGTCGGTGCTAAAAAGTCCAAAGAACCTCCTCGTCCCTTTTCGCCCAAAACAAACCGGCGCTCTTTGTGTCCCTTGCAAAAAAAAAAGAAGAAAAGAACAAGAAAAACCCATAGTAGTCGGGAGATTGCGACAAAAAAAAGACAGGCGCATTGCGACGCGGCCTTTTTTCCGTGTGTCTTGCCGCCCTCTGCAAAGGCGGCATTTTTTACTCTACAGGCGGGACATGCCATCCTTGGTCCGTCCCTTTTGGTATTGCGGGTCTTTTTCTTTTTTTCCCTTTTTTTCTTTCTCGACCAAAGGGAATGCGCGCCGCCAAAGTTGCAAAAAGCGCATCCCGCCTTTTTTTGGCCTTTCTTTCCTGTTGGTGCCCCAAACCCACAAAGAAAGCCCTTGTGCTGCAGTTTGTGTTGAAGATGCGCAGCGACATAATCGGCACGCTCTCCACAAAAAAAAGAGAGGCGACGAGCCTGGCGCGGCCAGGCAATTGGTCCGTCTCCTTTTTCCTTTGGGCAAGCAAGCAGGGACAAAACCAAAAGCCTCTGCATTGCCATTCTCGGCCAGGCGTGTTGTTTTCTTTTTTTTCGTGTTTTCTTTTCGCATCGGTGCGCGGCGTGTTGTGCGCACTGCCGTCGCACAATGCAAAAAAGAAGAGAGATCCTACCCTTACCATCAAAAAAAAAAGAGAAGGCGACCAACACTTTTTTTTATATATGTAAAGAGGGCCGTCTCTGCAAGTGAGTTGCGCGCATTGCGACCGCCAAACTTGTCGCACATCTTTTTTTTTTCTCGTCCACAATTTCCTGTCCATGCCGGGGTCGCTTGGGCATTTTTGTGCAGTGGCGGTGTGTGTGTGGCCTGACGCAGGGCGTCATGCCACGTCGGTTGGGCATTTTGCCAACGGCACGCACCGCCAGGTTCAAGAACCATCGGCGAATCCAGGCAGGGCCAGCCCGGCTTCGATGTGGTTGGCCAAGAGAGAGGCCAGCACGCGGGCGAGATGCGGATAATTGTTGACGGCGGCAGCGTGAGCCGGCGTGGCCAACGCTTTGGCCATGTCGATGCGCATGGGACCTTGTGTGCTGGCTTGTGCGGCATAGCGCGTCGTGGCGGCGTCGACCTGCGCCGGTGATGCCGCCTCGGGTTCTACATAGTCGACCTCGTAGACCACCGTGTCCTGGTAAAAGATACGGTCGCGTTGGGCAAGGCCACGGTAGGTGACCTCGCTCGCTTGGCGCCTCTGGCGTACGGCAAAGGCGCACCCATAAGGCAGCAGGACTTCGTACTCGTTGGGATAGACCGAATTGCGTCCGATAATGAGAGCGCCGCGCGTGCCTGCCGGGATACGCACGACAAAGGCGCAGCACGACGCAAATTCGTCCAGAAAAGGCCCGAAATCAAGCCAGGCATCCATGGTCGTTGAATTAAATACCCATTGCCGTTCGACGTCGCCCGCACGCAGGCCATAGTTGGTGGTCGCCGTGCCGCGCTCTCCCCGCTTGTCGTTGGCCGGCCCCTCGCCCATGTTTGCGCACCCGTCCGGACACCGGGGCGCCCCGCCAAAATAGAGAAATCGTGACACCTTGTAGACGTGCACACTGGCCATCAGGGTGGGCGCACCCAAGAGCGCCTCTTGGATGAGTGCCGCTTGCGCGAGCGGGTCATTCTCATTCTCGTCGTCTGCGTTGAGGTCGACATTTGCACGCGCAGACGACGGCACGGATGCACCTGAACCGAAAAAGCGGTCCAGCAAGGCGAGGTTGATGGGACCCGACGCCGGACCTGTGTAGGCCAACAGGGCGCGACGCGTCCGTGCGGGGAGCGCACGTATGTAGGCGTCATGCGCGGCCACGTCGGCCGCCGACACGGAAAACTGCGGGCGCGGTCGTTCGACGGGCACCCCGGCGGCGATCACCACTGTGTCGACCGGACCCATGGCCGTCGCCGCAACGCGCCCTGCCATAGCACGACGTGCCGCACCCGGTTCATCGGAAAGAACACCGACGGCGACAGCCCTGGCGCGTGCTGCCGGACCGCCGAGAAAGAGATGCCGATAAAGGTTGGCGCTCATGCGGCCCTGTGTCGACGCCTCGGCAAAAGCCCGCGCAAGTCGAACCGCACGTTGGCGTGCCAGAGCATTGGCGTTGGGGTCGTTGGCTGTCGCGTACAGCCCGCGCACGACCGTCGTTGGACCCGAAAAGAGCACGTCGTCAAAAAGGACCGCATCCGCGGGCGGACCCGCGCGGCGTCGTACGCTTGCGAGAACAAAGTCCCAACGCTCGGTGCGCACCACCAGGTCAAAACGCGAGCGGCCGCCCGTGCGGTCTCGCACAAGCACCAGACCCGCGAGTCGCGTGCCAAAATGGTCGTCGATCACCGCGAGGCGCGTGCTCTGCCGCGCCACGGTATCGCCTACCGCCTCGGCGATGGCGACTGCAACGCGCGCCGAGGCAGACGCGCTGCCCCAAGCAGCAACGCTCCACTCGACGGCCTCAGTGCGATAGGCAGCACCCACGAGTGCATTGTAGGCGCGCTCGCCCGTAACCACCGCGCCCACATCGCCACGCACAGACTGCAGCGCCTTGACCACGGTATCACTGAGCACGCGCGACACATAGACTGCGTAACGCCGACGCCGTTGCATGGGACTCCCTGGTTCGTCCATGGCCTATGCTTTACGTGTATGTATGTATCTATATGTGTCGTCGTCGTCGTCGTCCTTTCTTATCCTTGTCTCTTTTGGGTACCGACAGTGGTCTTTGCCCTCGTCGCACCCGCGGTACTGTTTTCTGTTGTTCTCGTGGTCGACGGCTCTCGTCGCTGACCCTTTTCTCTATGAGGAGCGACGTCGATCGCAAGAACACGCCATTCGCATGTCGACGCCGCCCAGCGGGGCAACCACACGGCACCGTCGGCAGTCGGACCCGATCGGTCCCCAGGCCGGGGACGCAGACAATCGCGCTCTCGTAGAAAAGAAAAGAGCCGGCGACGTGTCATATCTTGCGCCTGCGACAACGCCAGCGATACCATACGCCGTGTTGTGTGATTGACATTATAGGAAATCACCTATCTATTGTACGCGCACACTATATACCATCGACAGCATCAACGTCGCTACATCCGTACTGGTGCCGTCGACCAGACCCTTTGTTCTTGTTCTCAAAAAAAGAGAGAGAGAGTCACCAAACGGCGTAAACCTCAACAGCGCTCGTGCTATTCAACATGAACGCTGCCGGCGCCGCCGACTTGATAACGGTTCGACCGCGGTCCACATCAACCTACATCGATCAGCGCGCGACGCCCGTTCTACCGAGCGATGCCGCACGTGCCTCGACAGGACGCGCCAGTGGGTGGATCGTGGCGCTTGTCGTCCTCGTGCTGCTCCTCTTTATCGGATTCTCTATCTATCTCACCATCAAGCGCTACCAACTAATCGGCGAGGCATTGCGTACGGGAAACACCAGTGTGGCGCTCGCCGAGGCCGCCCCCGAGATAGGCGCCGGCGTCGGCAGTGCTGTTGGCGCCTTTGGTTAGAAGCGCTGATGGTCGTGCGCGTGTGCTACATACACGGACATCTGCGGTCGCCCCTTTTGACATGATTGACCCTTTTGGCATGCCCCTGCCGTTAGCGCACAATCTCTTTGTGTGCAGCTTTGAAAAGGCGCCCAGTTGGGCGCATCGAACCAACGGCGCGCGGCGATCGACCGGTCCACGGGGAACCAAAAGAGACAAGAAAGTGAAACAAGCGACAGGCAAAAAAATGGAATGACCAATTCAAAAAAAAGGGTGCCCCGCGAGAAAAATGAGGGAAAAGAGAGCAAAAGGCCGCTAGAACCTGCCAGACCGCGCAGGGCTCCTTCTCTGCAGTCCTGCAAAGAAAAAAAGAAGCGTGACGAGCCTCTTGCGCGGTATTGCCTCACTGGGCAAAAGCATGCTAATTTTAAATTAAAAAAAGACATTTGTTTTTCCCTCTGGTGAGCACGCGTTGAAAAAAAAAAGACAGACCAACACATGGCGCCCTTTTCTTTGTTTCTTGGGTTGTCTGCACACCACGCGCTATTTGTTTGCTCTCTTTTTTTACATTTTGTTCTTTTTTTTCCTGGAATCTTGTGGGAGGATACAAAAAGAAGGCGTCGTGGCACGGAATGCAACGATTTGCACGTTATTGGGCGGCGTCCTCGTCGTCATCGGGCGACTTGTCCTTTTTGTGGCACGACGTGCATTGTTTATCCTGCGGCGTGTTGTTGGCGGCCTCGGTCTCGACGCCGGGCGACAATGCGCCGGGCACAGACCGACTCCTTTCCGCACGCCTCTGGCGTCGCACTGCGCAGCGCGTACACGCGTGGCGCACGCGCTCGTCGTTGGACTCGCTGCTTTTGGATCGCGTCGGCATGTCCTCTGCGCACGGTGACACAGACAGCACAACGGCTGGATGGGATTCGGCACCATCGACAGCGACAATGAAATGGATTGCCGTCGTGTTTGGACAGAACGCGATTGCGGCCGCCTGCGCTTCAACGCGCGTGACCCATGCCGCGGGCGGCCTATCCAATATCGAGGCGCCTGACGCAGTCGCTGCGGGCGCCACTATGACCGAGCGAATGGTGCCGGTGCCAGGCAAGTAAATGCTGGCGCGCCCTGCCGCTGTGGCGTATGCGTAGCCTGGTCCGCTCCCGCTAGTGGACGATTCGCCGACCGGGATAATCCCCGCTATCGTCGTCGTCGTCGTCGTGGTTGTTGTTGGCGTGCCGTTTGTGCCGTTGACTCTTTGCCCCCGTGCGCCGGCGCCGCCGCAATCTGCGTGGCACACACTAATTGATGGAGGTCCGGGAGGTCCCGCAGGTCCCATGGGTCCGACGGGACCAGGCGGCCCCATCGGCCCAGCGACGCCCGGTTGGCCGGGCGGTCCGGGCGGACCCCGTTCTCCGACGGACGCAGGTCGCGCTGCCGGCGCCGCATGACCGTTGGGGTCACGGCTGCGATGCATGGTCGAACCTCGCTTTGCCTCTGGCGTGGACGAGGCGGGCTTTTGCCAGGCCATCACGGCGTGTGCGCCGGGCGACAGGCCCGGATTAAAGCAGACGCTTGCCACAGCGGCCGGTTGGGGCGGCGCGTAGTACATCCTCGGTAGCCCCCCTCTTCCTTACCCATGGGTCGGCGCGCAGCCACCCCCCGATCGATGGCCGCGTCCCCGGACCCTGCCGAATCTGGCGCGCTCGCGTGTTGCGGCCAATCAACACAACCGCCGAGACCCAAAATATGGGCAAATTGTACAGTGAATGATACAGGCCAGGGGGGCATACTATGAAAAAGACGCTGTCTGACACACTCGCTTTTGAAACCTTTTTTTTTGGTATGCGCAGAGCCTTATCGAGCGCCGCCGCGTCCCCAAGTGCACGACGGCGCAGAAATTGAAAAAAAGTGCAAGGGAAAAGGACTATAGGACAGATAGCGCAAAGTAGCGACGACGACGACAACACGGCCAACAGCAACCTGTAAATGCCCGGCCCTGGGACCCTCCTCTTTCTCGCCCCTTTGTCGTCTTTTGCCTTGCCGTGCGCTCCCCCTTTTGTTGTTCCTTTAGTTGTCGCCATTGCAAAAACCCATCAAGCAAAAAAAGACCCAAGAGGCAGAAACTCGGTCGGGTATCAAAAAAAACATGGGGGAACAAAAAGAGACAGCAACAACACCACATTCTATTTTTCGACCCCTTTTTCTTGGGTGCGCCTGTGCGCGCAAGGCTCCTGTGCGCCGACGACTAGGGCGAGGATGACTGAGACGAAAAAGTCTCTGCGTCGCTTCCGTCATCATCTGTCAAGCGAATCGTGCTCGACCCGCTGCCCGCCTCGCTGGCGCCGACGCACGTGCGAAAGACAATGTCGTCGCATGACACCGTGTACACGCGCATGGGCACACGGCACGCGCCTTTGCCGTGTGGGTCGATGATGGCCTTGATATCGACGGCGCTGCCGTTGGTCACCTTTACTTTGGTCGCCATGTGTATGTTGTCCTGTCGGTGCCGTCTCTTTGGTATTTTCTCTTCCTTTTTTTTTTTGAAAAAAAGTGGTTTGCGTTCTTGTCGCTGCCCGAGCGGGTGCGTGTGTGTGTGATGTGTGCGAGATGACTGTTTCTCTAAGATCGTCCTGGTTTTCCGTCGGCGAGATGCGAAACCCTACCGGTGCGCCTGTGACGATGCCCTTGGCCCCGCGCTCTTCTTTTACCCCCCCCCCCCTTCGACTCTGGTTCTACTTTGTGTGTTTCCTTTTCTCTTTTCACCCTCGTCAACCACGCCAATCTTGGCTGTACAGGTAAAGAAAACCCGACAAAAAAAAGGACAAACGGACAGCGTGAACAGACAACGACCACTGCGACAATAAGATGGCAGGGCACCGCTTTTTTTTGAAAAGGGATCGCGCTCTCTTAGTGGGCGTGCTCCCGGCGCACAGCCAGGAAACAAGCAGACACAGAATTTTTTGGGTGGGGAAGAGGGGGCGGAGCCTGTTGTCGCATGTCATTCCATGTGCTCCTAGTAGTGATGCGCGCGGCGACCCATGGCAGTGATGGGCACCAACATGCGCGCCGGCGGCGGGAGTGGAGTAGACGCCACAAACGTGTCGCTCTCGTCGTCGTAATCATCGTCGACGTCGCTGTTGCCATTGTTGATGGCGTTGCGTGCCGCAGCCACGGCCGCCAACGCTGTCGCAACGACGGCATCTCTCGGGTGGCGTGCGCCGCCGTCGCTTGCTCTGATCTTGTGATCGCGTGGTTTCTTGCCTTCCTGTCCTGCGTCCTCGCCAAGACGATCGCTACGATGCGAACGATGGCGACGAGACTGTCTGTCGTCCTTGTGTGGCATCTCCTTGTGGCGCGCAACGGCATCAGCGTCGTCGTCTTTATCGTCTCCCCTGTGTTTGGCTCGGTCACCGGCATGATCGCGTTCGTGTTCGCGCCGACGTCCATCACGTCGGCGCGATTCGCCGGTATCGCGGTGGTGGCGTCGATGACTGCGGTCCTTGCCAACGCCCTTGGCGGCGTCGTTGGAACCGCGCACGCCATTATCGGGCACACACGACGCAGCCACATCGCTGACCTCCGCTGTCGTGACGTCACCGCGCACAAGAGGCGGATGCGCACCGACACCTGTGGACGCGTTATCTGCCACATGTGACGGCGGCTGGGGCTCCACGAGGGACATGCGGGCTTCGGCGCGCGTGATGGTCAGCCACGGCGGCAGGCGCTCGGTGTCGCGCGAAAACGGCCTCCACGACAGCGAGGCCACCTGGCCCTTTTGCGCCTCGGTTTGCATGTCGAGGCGCACGCACTGGCGCTCGTTGGCCGCCACCTCTTGCACGTTGCGCAAGATCGCGTAGCCGTCGATGCGCATTGCCAGCGCAAGGCCGATGCGCGTGTCAGGCGACGCGTTGGCAAATTCGACCTCGAACATGGCCTTGTACTGCCCGGTCACAGGCGCCGGCGGGAGTGCGACCTTGTTGGTGGCACACGCCGGCAGTCGCACTTCGAGCGGGCGCGCGTACGCCGCATTGTCGACGAGGGCCGCCGATGCTGACGGCACCTTGTCGCCCCCGTGTCCGCGGCGCCGGCGCTTGCTGGAATCCTTGGATTCGCGTTTGGTATCGTTGTTGCCGTGCGTCGTCGTCATTGCAAGTCCAATGTCAGTAGCCTTTTGTTTTCTCGCTGTCTCCCTGAGTATATGTTGTGTGTGTGTCAATCACTGCCAAAGGCCGACGGCGCAATAGGCAAGACAGGCCAAGGAGCGCGCTCACTCGTCGAGCAGCGGAAAAAGAGTGGCAAGAGCAAAGAGAGAGAGAGAAAGAGAGAAGGCGCCGTACGTACGTGCAATAGGAGGATGCGATGCGGTCCCACAACAGTTTGGTTTTTCCCCTGTGTGTCCCCGCCCTTGGCGCTCGGTCGACGAGATGGTGTCTGCGGCGGCGCGCGTACGGCGCACCCTTTCGGCCCCCTTTATCCCCGGCGCGCCCTGTGCGCTTCTCGCCGACCCGCACGCAGACGTCCGGACCCCATTTTTTGCGCTCTTTTCCCTTTTCAAAAGGGAAAAAAAAGAAATGTTGCTTGTCGGTACCGGCAGGTCCTGTCATCTCTGGTATGCTGGCGCCGACAGGCTTTGGGGAGACCCCGTTTTTTCTTTCTTTTTTTTTCCTGTGCTCTCCTCTTCATGGGCTGCGGGCCTCTTTGGGCTCGTGAGTGGCAAACTCTTTGCATTGTCCTTTTTTTTTTAAAAAAATTGGATGGCTAGGCAGTGTCGAAAAAGGAGAGGCTATAGTTGGTGAACTCTCAAAAGGGGCAAGAGAAAGTCATAAAAAAGTCAACGTGCTGTCCCAAAAGTGTCTACAGCCTGTTGTTTCATCTGCTTGGGGATTCATAAAAAATGCCGACAGCAGACATGTCTCACTCCTTATACGTCTACAATTTTTTTGGCAGACAAAACAGCAGGTTGTAGACACTTTTGGGACAGCACGTTGACTTTTTTATGACTTTCTTTTGCCCCTTTTGAGAGTTCGCCGACTGTAAAAGTGACGTGTCCGTGCGTCTTTGTTTCCTTTACCTGCAAATGGAGATGGGCCACCTTTTCCCAGCAGCGTACAAGATTGCGGTGCTATTTGGGGGATGTATATTGCTGTCATGCGCGCGCACACTCTGGCGCCAGGCGTGAACAAACCACAATACGCAACATTTTTTTAAAAAAAAATAATAAAGAGAAAAGAGGGACTGATATAAGAGATGGGAGCGGACAAAAAAGCAGAGAGACAATTGGCAGCAATCACATGCGGCACTGTCCCCCTTCTTATTGCGCGCTGTACAGCGTGGTCCGAGTTTTTTTTTCTGGCACAGCCCCCAGAGGCCGAGATTGTCGGGCCTCTCAGCCAATCCTCTTTTTTTTGTATACGAGTCGAGAAAGAATTTTCTGCATTGGGACAACTTGACGGCGCTCCTGATAATCCCACAGTGGACCTGCCAGAGAGCCATCCCGACATCATCGACTGCCAGAATCAGGTCAACTTTCACTGTGCCAACACTTTCAGCGTCTTCTTCTTTTTGCGCCATTGCTAGACGAATTGTACCAACAACCGCTCCTCTTGTTTGTCGTCCTCTTTTTGCTTTTTTTTTGATCCTTTTCCCCCGCTCGTGCCGTTTGCTCACTGTGTATTGTTGCACCAATTATTGTTGCACCCATCCATCATAGTCAAACACATGTCAGATGCCGACGCGTATTTGTCGCTCGACCACATGCCAAGCGAAATCATCTGGAGCATTGCACGTTATCTTATGGCAGACGCCACGATCGGGGGATTCGTCGACACGTGGTATCTCGCCACGACGTGCCGCGCCCTATCAGCCGCGTTGCTTGACGACGATGCCATGTGGGCGTCCCACGTGCGACTCTCTTTTCCAGAACCATTCTGTTCTATGCACAGTGACCCGCATGCATTTGGCGAGCGCTGGATGCGCGTCTATGCGCGGCTGACCCGTCTCGCCGGTCAAGATCACGGCGACGGCAACGCTGTTCGCGTGCGTCAAGAGACAGGGCTCGTCTATGTGCCGGTGCGTCCCTGTGGCGCGCCTCAGCGATCGACGACCATCTTGCAAGACACTGTCTACGAGAGCGCATTGGTGACAAAGAGTCTGCTGGCTTGCGGCAAAATTGTCAACGATCAACTCGAAGGTTATGGCGTGTTGTGTGCCGCACAACACAACACGCGCGACGATGGCACGCGTGATACTGGGGCGTCGTCGCACATTCCGGTGGTCCTACTCGAGGGCGTATTTCGTGGCGATCGACTCCACGGACGCGGCATTTTACGTCGCGAGCGATATGCACCGGCGCGCGACGAGGTCCACGACGCGTGCAAACACAAGCGACGCCAAGCAATCTACACACCTACTAAATTCAGCGCGCTTTGTCGTTGCACCGAATGCATGGGCACTCTTTTCGTGCAGAACGTACCGGATGGCCCATACAAGTACAACAACAGACTAAACTCATTTAGCCGAGTGTTATGCATACACGCAAACTGGTTCGGCCGCTGCGCTCAACACGAGGGACAGCCATATTGCTGTCAGTGCGCTGCCCGGTGGTGTCCGAAATGCCGTCTTCGGTACTGTCGCCAAGAATGCACCGATCCGGCGCGGGCCTGTGCGTCGTGCACCACGCATCTCCACGCGCGCGCAGCCAAACACTTTTTGGCGCGTCTCGACACCTTTGACGGCATGTGGGACGACGGAATGCCGCACGGCAATGGCAAGGCCGTGTTTGAACACGGGACACGTTACGACGGTCCCTGGCACCGGGGACTACCACACGGTCGCGGCTTGGTCGACGGCGTCGAGCGCCAATGGTTTATGGGCACGCTCTTGCCGCGCGCGCGTCTTGAATACCCCACGGCGAACAGCACAGTGTCAGTCTATGAGGGCGACGTAAAGCCTCGTGGGCTATCTGTCGGGAGCCTCTCCAGCATGGAAAGTGTGCCCCACCTTGACGACGCCAACTGCTCGTCGACGCTGGCACGCTTGTCTTGGAAGGACTATGCCAGGCACGGCCACGGCACGATGCGCTATGCCAACGGTTCTGTCTTTGAGGGCGAGTGGATCGGCGATGCGCGCCACCGCGGTCGCATGTTTCACCCCAGTGGCCCCGTGTTTGATGGCGCATGGGAGAAAGACGGAAGCGGCTTCGGCACAGTCTCATGGCCCGACGGGCGCATCGACACAGGTGCGCTATGGGACGCCATGGGACGCGTGCAGTTGCAATGACAGCAATGGCGACAATAACAATTATAATGTTGGCACTGTGACTCACTCTGGTCGTCCGCTACTGCGCTTGCCCAACTCTCAGAGAGGGCCAAGAGAGCAACGCCAACATTGAAAGAATAAACGATACACCCCCAAAAGCGCCTTGTCTGTTGTTTGCTGTTGGAAGAAAAAAAAAGACTGCATACATCCGCTGAAAATGAGACGCCCGACACTTTTCATACGCGCCCAAGCGGACAAGGCACAGGGCGATAGGTATTTTTTTGGGACGACTCGTCGCATTTTGTTAGAATGCCTTTCGCCCTGTGCCTTTGCCAAATGGAAAAAAGGCCCACTGGAACAATACACCAAAAAAAGGAAGAGAAAACATTGTCGTGTGGTTGTCCCTCTTCCGAGCGCGCCTCCTCGTGACTTTTTTTTTCTCGGAGCGACAAAAACCTGCGGTCCTCGGATCCTCGAAAGGGGCGAGAGCGAGTCATAAAAAAAGTCGATGGGTCGTCCCGAAAAGCGCCCATAGCCTGGTGTCCTGTCTGCTTGGGTGCACGTAAAAGCGCTGGCGGCAGACACGCCTCGATTCTTGTGTGCTTGTGATTTTTTTAGCAAACGGAGCAGCGGACTGCAGACATTTTTGGGGACGTCGTGCTGGCCTTTTTACGACTTTCCTTTGTCTCTCCATCGAGAGTCCAAAAACCGCGCGCTTGCACATTAGGGTAAAAAAAAGGGAAAATCAATCGAGGAACAAGGCGTCGACAGAGGAAAAGACGACATTTTTATGGCGCAGATGAAAAAAAACGCCCGTTGGGGCCGAGCGCTTGGCCTCTCCTTTTTTATCGAGGACACAGGAACCCACAAGAGGGGAAAAAGGGGTCAACAATACCGTCTCTTCTTTCCTCTTTTCTCTCTTGTGTTTTTGGGTCGTCTTTATTGGGCGGGGGGGGGGGACGAGGGGCGCACGTGTGCGTGTTGCCGGTCGGCCTGGACCTACGGAAAAGAGGAGACGCGACAGCGTGAACGCACAGTAGTCCAAGGGCGCGCAAAAAACGCCTCACGGTGACGAGGGTGCCTCACAGCGCCTTTGGCGCAATGTCGGCGATCCAGGCGTCCAGGCGATCTGTCGATGCCACATAGGCACCTCCGAAATGGTGCACGCGCACCCAATTGGGATCGCGGCGTTGCGCAGGGGTCGTGGACGACAAGAGCGCGCGGAGGGCGTCGGCGCCAGCAGCGCGGGCCGCGTAGGCGCCGCGCAGTCCCCTAAACGTAATGTCCACCTCGTGCGGTCGTGCCCGACGCAGGGCACGGCTGCAATCGCCCGACGCCACGCGCCACTCGACCAGCCACGCGCGATAGCGGCGTAGCCACTCGCTACACTCGATGAGACCGAGCACGGCCTCGGCGTCACGTGCCTCGGCCTCAAAATGGCGCGTCCACTCACGCAACGCGTTCCTTTGGGTGCGGGCCTTTTCGTCTGCGCGTTCCTTTTTCTTGCTCTTGTGATCATTGTCGTTGGCCTCGATCTTGTCGGCGCTGCCGCGGTCGTGATGACGTCCGTGCTTGTGCGCGCGCTGGGGCGACGCCGAACGCCGCCGGTCCTTGTCACCCCTTTTCTTCTTCTTGTTCTTCTTTTGTTGCTGGTGGTGATGGGCTTTTTCTTCCTTGTTCTTTCCATTCTTTTGTCTGCTTTTGGTCTTGGCCGATGTTGCCAACGGCGCCTCCCACGGCAGGCCCATGACGATGCCGTTGGTGGGGTTGACTCGCGCCAGATCGGCCGTGACGTCGTCAATGAAGCCGCGCGCGGCTTCGTCCTCGCTGGCCGATCCCGACGAGTCAGTCCACGGGCCGGCGCGGATGTCGCTGTCGCTGTGGCGGCGGTCGCGTCTCTCCTTCCTTTTGGGCATGATGGTGCCGTGTCTCGCAATCCTATTTCCTTTTGCCCAAAGACAAAAAAAAAGACGAAAGAGGACCACACACACGCAAGAGGAGGAAAAAAAAGAAGAGGAGACACACACACACGACAACAATGTGGTGGTCTCGTCGCGGGTCTCTGTTGTCTCTCGTGACGACTTTTTTCCCTTTTCTGCCCATTGTCGCTCTGCATGCGCCAACGGCGCTGACATGTTTGTTTGTTTGTGGATGGCCGTGCGCTCGGCGCGCCATCATTGTCATCCTCTTTTTGCGGTCACCAAAAAATGCACAAAAAAAAGGGAATGTGCCCGCACGGCCGCCCTACCGGAATTCGGCTGGATGTGCAGCGATCGCGCAAGATTGCCACACACACGCGCGGCAAAAGGTTGCAATTATTGTTGTTGTTGCTGCGCGTGTGCGGGTGTGTGTAGGGATAGGCTGTGCCATCGCCCCTTTGTCAAAGTAGATAGGGCACAGACGCCGCGGCCTTTTTTTTGTTCCCGCCTCCCCATCGCCCCACACGCGACAAGAGACCCCACAGCAGAGAGACGAAAAAAAAATAACATTTCTCTATCTATTTTCTCTTTGACTCGCGGGCTGTTGTTGTCGCCGATACATTTGCCAATACGCTGCCCGTGAGAGGCAAAGGAAACAAGACAAGAGCATAGAGGCATGACAAACGTGGAAACGCACGACGGGGGCACTGGTCGACGCTACGAGGCACATGGTTGCACGTCGTCGGTCGCGCGCTCTTGCTCGCTCAACGCCGATGGTGCCGACGACGTCCGGCAACCACCCACGGATGCGCGTGTATTTCAGCCAGCGTGATGCGTTCGGCCGGCACCGGTCTAAGCATGCGCGCAATGAGATCGCAGGCCTCGATCGACAGCGGCACGGTTGCGAGGTCGAGCGCGCCGCGCCGGTTGATCTCGGCGATGAGACGCGGATCGGCGAGTGCCACGCGCGGGTCCACGCCATGCCAGACGTGCTGCAGGCGTTGGCGCGTCTCGATGAGAAACCGCACAAAGGACGGTCGCTGTGGGAACTGATTGGTGAGGCCCACGTGCAGGAGCACGCCCAGCGAGTAGATATCAGTGGCAAAGAGATCCTCGGGGTCGATGAGCGCGCCCAGGGTGAGTTCGGGCGCACAATATTCCTCGGTGCCGACAAAGGCGTTGGAGGCATTGAGCGCGTCGGGCGTGTCCATGCGCACGGCCACGAGCATCCCCTCGCGGTCGCGTCGATAGATGCAGTCCAAGGTGGGTGCACGCTGAGGCACATGCCGCAGGTGGCACGGGGACCGAGATGATGGCGTAGGAGGCGGTGGCAGTGGCGCCAAGCACGCGGTGCGTCCTCGTTTGTGCGAGTGCGCATGTGTTTCCGGGTGCCTGCCGCGTTGTGCGTCGTGCTTTGTACTGCCGCTGCTGCTTCCCTCGCCATCGCTCCCACTCGCGTCATCGTTGTCGTCGTCGCAGTCGCGGTCGTGGTTACGATTGTGGTCGTTGTCGGCGTGTTCATGGTCATAACCATCGTCGCGATCATTCTGATGATGTTCGTGGAGACGATCGCTCCCGTTGTGCCGGTTGCGGCCGGTGTGGCACTGACGCCGTTGTTGACTACCGCCGCCGCCGCCACCGTCGGGAGGGCACACTGACGCGCCCGATGCGACATGATCCGCGAGGAGCGCTCGCGGCGGACGCACGAAAAAGGCAAACCCGAAATCGACGAGGCACGCAGATGCACCCTCGTCGCGCACCACGACGTTTTCCATTTTGATGTCGCGATGCACGACCCCACGCGCATGGCAGTAGGCGATGGCGTCGAGCACGCACAAGAACACGCGCCGAAAGGCGTCCTCGGCGAAAAAGGCACGCGTGTCGGGCACGTCCGCGGCCCAGAGCACCTGGAGGTCGGGCCCGTCGACGTGCTCAAACACGAGAAAGTAATGATCGCGCGCGGCAAACCAGTCGATCATGGTCGCCATGTTTGGATGACCGCTCAGGAGCATGCCGGCCAGGATCTCGCTGCGCGATACCTTGGCGTCAGAGACCACCTTGATGGCGACGAGGGCGTCCGACCGCAGCCTGTCGCACGCGAGAAAGACCGTGCTCGACGCGCCCGAGCCCAGGCGCCGCACCACCGCGTAGCGCTTGTCGCCCGAGAGGGCGCGCACCGCCTGTGCGTCTTCGTCGGTCTCGCACAGCGGCAACATTGGCACCGTGACAGAGGGACGCGGCCTCCTATCGGCAGGCGGTGCCATCGACGGGGTTCGCCCTCTGTTGGGACGTGTCTGGTGTTCGTGGCCGGCGTGCGCGTGCCGCCCTGCCGCGGATCGGGTCCCAACGCAACGCGGCACCGGAACGCCCGCCAGGCCATCACGACCGCGCATGCCCTCGTCCGGGCTGGCGCTGTTGCTATCGCGGTCGCCGTGGCCCCGGTGAAAGTGCGCGCTCGGTTGCGCGTACGCGTTGCGCGCCGGATGCACGCACGCGTTCACCAAAGGCGAACCCGGAGGTGACGGCACAGAGTCGCCCGACGAGGACAAGGAAGACGCTGTCAAGGACGTTGCAGCGACGCCCTTGACGGCAGACGCATGCGCCATAGACTGTCGATACGCCTGAGTTTGTTGTTGTTGACGGCGCCCGTCATTGGCGCCGCGCATTCCTGGCGGCGCGGTCGTCACTTGCATGTAGGTTTTGTCGCCTGACCGACCCCCGCGGTCGTATCTCTCTATCTGTCTCTTTCTTTTTTCCCCCGTCTTTGGCAAATTTTCTCTGCCCGCGCGCGTCGTTCTTGTGTTGTTTTCTTTTGCCTCTTTGCCCCGCTGCGTCTCCTCCTGGCTTGTGTCTTGGTATGCCGTCGTCGCTTTTTTTTCTTTTCGGTTGTTTGTTTGTTTATTGCTGTTGTTGGTGTTGTTGCTGTTGTTGCCCAGAGAGGAGAAGCTACGCGGCGGCTCAAGCGCTCTTGGCTGGCACGTGCACGCTTTCCCTCGCCTCCTTTTTCTCTTCCCGTGCCACTCCCTTGCGGCGCTGCCTCGATTCCTCTTCCCCTCTTTGTCGCCGCGCTCCCTAACCACAGGGTCCGATGCAGGCGGTGCGGATGAGCGACGCCGCTGCCGGCAAATTGCTCAATTCCGGCGGCTGCTTCTGCTGTTGCTGTTGCTGTTGCTGCTATTGTCGCTGACGCAATCGATGGCGCAATCGATAGCGCGCCTTGTATGCGCGAAAAGAGAGAGGGAAACAAGCACAAGTTGTGCGCTGTCCTGTGTGTGCGCAGACAGAAAAGACAAGCGAGCGTCTTCTTTTTTTTGGTTTACCTCATCGGTCCGACGCCTCTGGGTGCGCGCACGCCATCGTGCATGTCACACAACAACGAGCGAGCGCGCACGTGGGGCAGGTCGAGCCCAAGAGGAAAATCTGGCGCAGGCCACAACCCGCGGTCGCCCAAAGTGAGGCGCTGATTACAGAGCAAGAAAAGATGAGAGACCAAAAGAAAATGGAGAGAGAGAGATTGGCGCTGCGAAAGTGCACGGTGCACTTTTTTTAAAGAGGGAGGCAAGCGCCGCTGCGTGATCAGGCGGAAGTGGATGAGCACACACACACGCGCAACAAAAATGCGCCTTGCTCTTTGTCCCCTTTCTTTTGCCGGCGCGTGCTATGTTGGTTCAACTCTTTTTTTTCCTTGGACCACTCGCACGAGACATTTTTTTTCACAGCCAGCTTTGATGCTCTGCTCTTTTTGTGCTAGCGCATGTTTTTGTTGCGCTCCGAGTTGCAGTCCTCTGTGTCATCTTTTTTTTCCCTTGTCTCTCTTTGCGCTCGCTCGGGCGCGCGAAAAAAAGGGGGGCCAAAAGAAAAAACAACAGCACGGCCTTTTTCGTGTCGCAAAGGACAAAGGACCCGGCAGCGAGCGCGAGGAATCGACGGCAGGGACAATAGGCAGCGACGACGCCGACGACGATATGTGGCTTCGCCCGGTTCCGCCCAAGCGGACGCCCGCAAACAAGACCAGTGTTGCTGTTCGCCCGCGCTACGCCCACACGAGGCAGACCACGGCGCGTGCGGCGCCAATGGCCACAAGAGTCGCCGACCACTCGGGATCTAGCGATGACGACAACGACGACTGCGTGCAGCCTTCACATCGCATCGTTGCCAACGCGGCCGCCTGCGCGCGCACAGCGCCCTCCAAGATCGCTCACATGATCGCCCCCATTGACGCCGCCGGCAGTGCAACAGCGCAATCGAGCGCGCGCCGCCACCGGCCGCCGACCGCACTTGCAACGTCGGCGCCACAGCGCGCGGATGGGGCTCGCGATCTTGGCCGCGTCTTGACTATCGATCGCGACGCACACCAACCCAGCCACAAGAGACGCATGCCACATGACGTCCGACAGGACGACCACGCCGAACCAAAAGGCAGAGGGCCGCACACAGTGCAAACTCTGAACGCCGGTGCACAAGAGGATGCGTATGTCAAACCGCCCTTGGCGACTGCGGCGGCGACAACAACTGCCGCAACAGGACATGTGTTGACCATCCGACCGTATCAGCGCACGGGGCGTGGAATCACAAAGGGCATGGTCTCGATCGGGAAGCGTTCTGGTGCGCGCGGCATTGCCAGCCACCCCTCTCTATCTGACCGCAACGACGACAATAACAACAACAACAACAACCATGACGACCGTGACACTGATGGTTGGAATGGGGGCAACGATGATGATAATGGCGAAAAGGACGCGCAAGATGGAACACACGACAGCGCCACGGACAGGACGCATACATCCAATACGGACAGTACCGACAGCAGTGGCGACGAACACCAAGACCACGATAGCACCGAATGGGCGGCATTTCAAGCGGCGGCGCTGGCACGCGCACGATGCGACGTTGTCGCTGACCAGAGACGCGCCGCACACAGGCTCGCCGATGCGCTCGCCGCACTGCGCATCGTCATGGAACGCGCGTGGACCAGAGGCCAACTCGTGTCGTCGTCGTCGGTCGCCGACGCAGAGGCACGTGCGCGTGCCTTTCTGCGAGCAGGCTGTTGTTGTGCGTGGGAGCCGGCAGCTGCGCCGTTGAGCGCGTCGCTGAGCGCGCTCGTCAGCCAGCTGGCGATCGATCGACCGCAAGAACCCACGCCGTGCTTTGTGGCGCTATTGGACGCCCTGGCCGCTGCCGTGCGCCTCATCGCAGCGTCGGACGAGAGCGCCGCGTTTGGCGCGGATGACCTCGCGCAATCGGCCAAACAACACGCTGAATTGAACAGCGGCCCACAGCGTCGCGATCACCACAGCAGATCGTCGCCCGGTTTGCCAACGCACAGAGACAATGATTTGCATGACGTGGCCGTTGGTGACACTGAACCAGACGTTGACAACAACAACAAGAGTGACAACACACCCGGCACCGAGGTCGTCGCCCGTAGGGACAACAATGACAGCAACTCGAAAGACGATGACGTTGCACGTGACGACGGCGACGACAAGAGTCCACGTGCCACAGCGACCCATGAGCACAAAGAGGCGAGCGACGGTGGCAAGTGCCCGAGCGACGCCGTCAAGAGCGCCAACGACGACATCGGCATCTAGTATCTTTTCTCTTTTTTTTTCAAAAAAAATCGCTCCCTGCACTGCTGTAGCAGAGTCAATGCGGTGTGGCCATCAAGGCAGTGACAATGAGTTGTACCAGACTACAAAGTCCCCCTTTTTTCGGCGCGTGCTGGGACTTGCCCCCCGCCCCCATATGCACATGTGGGGCGCACACAGCCTCTTTTTTCCTCTTTTCTTGCTCTTTTCTTACCTTATGCCTCTCCTCGATGTTTTTTTCTTCTTCTTCCTGTTTTTTCTCCCTCAACGGGATGGCCGTCCCTTGCGCTTGTCGTGTGCACCGTATCCTCCCTCCCACACCGCAAAAGCGAGCGAGCGAGAAAAAAAAAGAGCAAGTGCAAAGCAATCGCATTGGACGGTTACGTTGTACTTTTTTTTTTCGTCCGTGCGCGAGATAGACGAGATCTGGGGCGACGCGCGCAATCGTGTCGGCGCTCAATGAAAGCGAGGGCATCAAAAAAAACACGAGGGGACGAATGCCGACAGCATAGCCCCACTCTGACGCAACGCACTCATTCGCTCTGGCGCTGATCCCCTTTTTTTGTTGATCCTTTTTTCCTTCTCTTTTTTTCCCTTCTTTTGCTTTGCCAAAGACAGGCTCGACCGAGCGTCTGGGTGTCTGTGTATCGCGTGCGTGTCGTCCTTTTCGTCTGCGCAAACAGCCTTTTCGACCGTGCCCGTCCTTTTTTACCCCCTTTTCCAGTGAAATCGGTCCTACTTGCTTGCCAGTTTGGTAACGGCGACGACAATAGCGAAATGCTCAGCGCCGATCCACCCCACGCTTTTGCCATGCGCGCGCTTCCATCGGCCATGAGCAATCTTGTGGCCTACCTCTTTGGCTGGGGGCGTCGACAAGGGCTGCTGCGCCGCGATGACGATGACGAAGGTGAGGATGATGACGATGACGCTCAACAGAGCAATGACAACCATACCAACGATGGCAATCGCAACCGAGACAGTGGCACACTTGGTCGGCGCGTGCGGGTACGGTCTAGAGACGTCATAGGTCGCACGGCATTCTACCGTGTACTGGCCCGCGGACCCATGGTCGATGCCGAGCGCATGATCGAGTCTACTATGACGCCGCACGACTTTATGGCCCTGGTCGGCGACCCGCTGGCCCTGTCGACTGCCGTGGCGGGCGACCGCGTGGCGGCGGTCCTCCTCGTCGGCCGCCACGCTGCGCGGCTCGGCATTGATCCGCACGCTCTCTTTGGAGACGTCCATTTGTGCGACACGCGTGCGGGTGGCCACGCCACGGCAGGCGCCCTCGGCGCTCACCGAGTGTCGCTCGTGCACCTGGCGTGCGCGACCGACAGCGTCGCCGTCTTGGCACTCCTGCTCCGGATGGGCGTCGACCCACAGCATCGTTGTGCATCGACACGCGCCGAAGCTGCGCGGGCCGATACCCCGCTCCACGTCGCGGCACGTGCTGGCGCCCGCGCCTGCGTGGCCGTGCTGTTGGGTGCCGGCGCGTCTCCCAACGCCGAGGCGCGCGATGGCATGACGCCCCTGCACGAGGCCGCCGGCAACGGCCACACCGACGTTGCGCGCCTCCTGTTGGCATGGGGTGCCAGTACCACGGCACGTCGCCGTCACGACGGCGCGACGGCGTCGGGGGTCGCCACACATTCTGGCTACCCGGCCACCGCAGCAGCCATCTCGATCATCGGCGACGTGCGCCACTGCGCGCGCGACGCCGACTGACGACCCCCTCGCTAAACACTCGACTACTCTCTTCTTTTCTCTTTCTTTTTGTTCTTCTGTTCAAGAAAAACAACACAAAAGACGCCTTGCATTGTTGTTCTTTTGTGTGATCCCCCTTTCCGTCGGTTTGTTGGTGGTTCTCAAGTGTTTGGCCCTCTTGTCTTTCCCTCCTTTTCGCATTGTAGAGGCCTTTGCGCAAGCGCCGCCAACAAAAGCGCCACATGGTCACCAAAGTCTCAAAAAAAGGAGATCACAAGTAAAGCCAACACAGCGCCCCAAAAGTCTCTACCCGGCCTGGTGTCCTGTCTGCTCGGGTGCAAAAGCACCGATCGCAAGAGACGCGCCCCGATCTTTATGTGCCGCAATTTTTCGCATACGAAAAACCACTTTGAGAGTATCCTTGGCTGCTGTGTCGACGGACGAAATGGGTCGAGGCTCCATTGGCTCAAAAATAGTATTCCATCTTTTTTATGCCCGTCCGTAATCAGATGTTTGAAAATCCATTTCGTCCCTCCCGCAGAACACGCTCAAAGCGAATGGGCTGCAGGCGCTTTTCGAGGCGTCCCACAGGCTTTTTCGTGATTTCCTTTCGTCCCTCTTTTGAGACTTTGGCGACTGTAAACCGCATAAAAAGCAAAGGCTCAGAATGAAAAAAAAATAAAAAATGAAAAATGAAAAATCCTAAACCGGTGCTGCGCGTCGGCTTTCTGCGCGTACTACAAAGATTCCTTTTTTATTTTATTTCTTTTTTTGGGGAAAAAAGAGGAGCAAACAAATGGTTACATAAATCAAGAGACGTCGAAAAGACATGAAAACGCACAGCAAACCTCATGCACATTTGACCAATATGCGGGCAGATGTGGGCACGCTCTAGGCGACGGCGTCGCCGAGGTGAGGCAGCGCGGACCGAGGAAAAAAGGGCGCAAGCCAACGCCCGAATCGACAGCCTCGCGTTGGCGGCGTCGCTTAGGAGAAAAACCCTAATCGAAAAAAAAAAGAATAAGAAGAGACGCGAGGAAAAAGCCCGCGCGCGCCAGTGAGCCATCCAATCACAACCCTGACAAACAGTCACCTGCTTTTTTCCCCTCTCCGGGACCTTTTTCCCCCGACCTTTTTTTACGTGCTCTCTTTTCATAGTGCCGTCCATAGAGAGCGCGTGCAATTTGTTGTGCTTCAGCGATCATGCTGAGGCGTCTCGTCGAGGCGCGTCTCTTTATGCCCCCAACGCAGGCGTCCTATGATGCGTGCGATTGTCGTCTCGGCAGTCTCTATGTGTCGACGCTCACCGTTGCGGGCCTGGGCGAAAAGGTCGCCTGCGCCACGACCTTTGATCCCGCCGCGGGGCGCGCTTTGCAGGGCGACCACGCTCGACCGCCCGTTGGGACCCCACTCGTCATCTACTTTCACGGCAATGCCGAAGACATTGGGATGACGGCGCCGCGGATCGCACGCCTTGCCTCGGCCCTGGGATTCGATGCTATGGTCGTCGAGTACCCCGGTTACGGTCCCTTTGTACCCGACGACCAAGACAATCATCAATGGGAGAACGGCGCGCATTTGCCATCGTCATCATCATCGTGGGTGCCGTCGACGATGCGACGAGCCCCGCCGAGCGAAAAGGCTACACACATGACGGCGCGCGCTGCGTTCTCCCATGCACTACGCCAGCGATGGGTGCACCGTTCGGACCAGATCGTCCTGTGGGGCACGAGTCTCGGCGGCGCCGTGGCAGCACGCCTCGCTGCCGACATGTCGCGTCGCGGCACGCCACCCGCGGCACTCATTCTGGCGAGCACGTTTGCGACGGCGCGCGACGCTGCACGCGATCTTGTCGGCGGCCCTTGGTGGCGCGCCGTGGGGCGCAATGTCTTTGCCACTGTGGACCACGTGGGCGATGTGGCGTGCCCGACGTTGCTCCTCCACGGCGCCTCTGACGAGGTGATTCCCGTGCGGCACGCTAGGGTGCTGGCGTCCACGTGCGGTCGTGAGACTTGGTGGCGTATGGCCGTCGTACCCGATGGCACACACAATGACATTGACGATGACGGGTTCGTCGTGCCCCAAGTGGGTGCTTTTCTGTGCGAAGTATTGGCCTCGCTCGCCAGTGCATCGTGACGCAGTGTCCCCGACGCCGATGACCTTTTTTCTTCTTCTTCTTTTTCTTGTTTGTTTTTTCATCCCAAACAAAAACCAAAACAAAGAAATCGCCCGCCGCCTGGCTGGCGACCTCTTTTGTGTCCCTGTGCGTGTTCATTTACGGTTTCTGTCTGCTAATGGCAGAAAAAAAAAGAGAAGAGGAAGAGGCCAGGCGATAGTCCTCTTTTGGCTCACCTTTTCTTCCCTTTTCCTCTGCCGCTCGGGCGAGCCACCCACCCAATAGATGGAAAAAAAAGGCACGGGACGGGGAGGACCGATGTAGAGCACGACCCGTTCATACAGCGCAGGAGGAAAAAAGGCAACTGCCCCCAAGAAAAACCTGGGCGTCTGGATAGGAGCAGAGGCAAAAAAAGAAGTACACGAAATACATGAGACTTTCAAATACCTGGATTTGTCATGCCGCTCGCCACGCTGATATTCAAACAGGTGAGCATTTTTTGTGTGCCCTCTATGCACTCTGCCGTCTCTGCTCGCGCCTTTTTCTTTTTGCCGAAAAAGGACCGTCTGTTTCGGCCAAACAATCGAGCCGACGAAAAAAGTGTGTTGATTGGGCTAGGCGATTGGATGGGGCTCGATGGCTCATCTAAAGAAAAAAGGTCGATGACTAGGTCACACCCCAACACGCACACATGGTCTGCAACAAGACAGGCAGAGAAGGAAAAACCGCAGGCCTTAGAAACAAGGCGGCGACGCAGAGCAAAAGACTCTCTCTCTCTCTCTCTCTGTCTGTCTCATGAAGCGGCAAATTTTCTCTGCGGGCGACAATGGCGAGAGCGAGGGCGAGATGCCCATCATCGAATCGCCGGTGCGCAAGCGACAACGACCGGGTGAGCGGGGCGCGCTTCAAGAGCGCGTGGCCGGCCTGCGAGCCATATGCACGCGCGTCAGAGAGCAAACGGCCGATGCAGAGGACCTGAGCGAGATGTTGCGCCTGACGCTGGGCGGCATGGTCGGCGGTCCTGGGAGCGCATGGCGCGCCCTCGCTCCCGAAGCCACCGGACCCGACGCGTCGTGCATGTTGCTCGTCAGAGCCTATGATGTCCTGTGGAAGGAACTGAGTTACCGGCAAAACAAGCCCGCCCTCGACGCAGTAGCCGAATATGCATCGGACTGGCCGCCCACGTTCAATGATGTCGTGCGCACGTACGGCGCCGTCGACCCCGAGTCGGCGCCGCCTCATTTAAACATCCTCGAAGAGCACGTGCCCACGCGCTCGTTCCATTGGGTGATTGGTGACCTCGTGCGCGGTCTCAATGCTGCCGTCGAGCGCCGAGAGTTGACGCGTCAGGCCGGCGCACGCGCGATCGACGGATTCATCGAACCCTTTGCCACGGGCGAAAGCGCGTGGGCGTCGATCGTCGACCCACAGTCTCTGTTGCGCCTGCCCGGTTGCGACCCCAACACTGTCTACTATATCGTCACCATGCGCGGGCAAAACGATCACCGTGCGGCGCTGTTTGTCCTCGGGCCTGGATACGACATGGCCCGCCTGTGCGCGCTTGTCGGCCTAGCGCCCCACGAACCGGCGACCTTGGCCGAGCCCTTGCTGCTCGACGTTGCACCCGACATCGACGAAGAAGATGTCGAGCCCGCGCTCTCATCCGCGCTGTTACCCTACGCCGACGTTGTGTCGCTCTTTTTGGCGTCACTCGTGGCGCCCACGGATGTCGAGCGCTTTCCCGAGGAGGAACAAGAGTACGCCGACGCCATCGCCGAAACAGAGGCACTTCTCGACCCGTTGCCAGCGGGCGCGCGCGAGGTCGAGGCCGTCATGGTGCCCCTCGGGTCCGAATTTGCCCTGCCCGAAGTCGTGCGCCTTTTCATCGACGAGACCTATGCCGACCCCGAGGGCGACTGGTACGAGTACGCCATGCGTGGCGCCCGCCTCGACGAGTGTCGGCTCCGACTGACGTTGAGTTTATTCAAGGCGCAGATCGATGCACGCGCGATCGCCTACGACGCGCGCCAGCGGCGCCGTAATGAGCCTGCCACGCTGGTCGATCTCGCTGCACGCGCCTACAACGGACCCCTGCGTGCAGGCATGGCGCCCGACGAGGTATTGGATCGAGCGGCGGCCTTTGCCTGGGAGAGGACGTGCGCCGGCGAACCTTTGGCCTCGGGTCGATTCCCTTATGCCCAGCGCCTTCTCGACGTGGCGCGCCTCTGGGGCGTCAAGCCCGACCTCATCGACGGTCTATGGCCTGAACTGTTGTGTGAGTCGCTGGCGCCAATTGCCGCCACGCGCGAGCCCTTTCGTCTGCGCACAACGCCTGCCGGCCCACAAGATAGCGAGGACGGCACGATGGTCCTCGAATGATCGCCACTCTCCCCCATACGAACAACAACAACAATAACAATGACATTGACAATAAAAAAAAAAGAGAAAAGGATTAGCATGGAGAACGGACACAGTCGCGTGTGCGGTTTTTTCCGTTTCTTTTCGGTGGCCGCCCTTTTTCCCCGCCCCGCCCCCACTAGGGAAAAAAAAGGAAAAGATGTCAGCCGCCAAAATGGCACGACAAGAGAAAAAAATGTCGGCGCCGTTGTGTGGCCCAAAAGCGCTCGACCTTTTGGATACCAAAAGGCGAGCGGCAAATGGGCGCGGGCGCATGCAGAGACCTGTCCCCTCCCCGCAAAAAATAGACCAACCAAGCAAAAAAACTGCTGCCAGAACTCGGGCGCCAAAAGACACACACACAAAAACAGGCCCGTCCCTTTATCTCTTGTCTTTTTTTTGCCCAAACAAAAAAGAGGACCCACGATTTCCGGAAAATCGCCAAAAGCGACTGGTGGTTTATGGGATCATGTTGCCTCAAGAAAAAAAAGAGACAGAAGCCGAGTTGGTTGCGCCGCAGCAACTTTTTTGAGCCCGATAGCACACGCCATTTTTTTTGGAGCCCCAAACAGAGACCAGGCCCATTATGGGTGTGACACGCTATTTTCTAGTATTGGCATGGGACTGCTGGCGGTGGGGTGCGTTGCGTACGACGAGGCGACGCCGTCGGCGTGGCGCAAACCTTTTCGTCCATGCTTTGCAGTGACAACCATGATTGTGTGCCAGTTGGATAATTCCCATATTGCCGCTGTCGATGGCGGCCTCGCATGTCGACGGACCGCCCCACGGCCAGCCGCTTTCAATGGCAAAAGCGAGCGTTCGCTCGCTTTTTGCCGACGCCGCCGCGAGGCACACACCAGCACCGCCGCCGTCAAGGGTGCGCTGGCGAATCTCGGCGAGAACACCGACATTGTCTGAGATGGCGGCCTCCAAGAGTGCACGCGGGACCACGGTGAAGCCGGCATCAAGGAGGATCGACATCACACCGCGCGAGGCATGTGCTGCGGCTTCTTGGATGCACGTGTCATTTTCATACGGAAAAGTGTGATCGAGCATGTAGCGCACCATTTCCAAAGAATTTTGTTGAATGGCGGCGCGCAACGCGTCCTTGTGTAGTGTGCCGCCGTGCTCGACGACATAAATGACACAGTCGAGGCTGTTGGCATACGCGGCGGCGAGGCACACTGTATTGTCGAGGGGGAAGCCGCATGAGTGCGCCCACGCGAGACAACTCAAGGAGCCTCCGCGGGCGGCGTGCTCACACGCGCGTAAATCGAGCCAGCCTTGGATGTGAGCGAATCGTGCACAGTCCAATTGGCCATAAAACAGTGCCGTTCTGCCTACAGACCTGCTTGTCGGACAGCCCTGGGCGCATGCGTACTCGAGACATGTAAGACGGCCAAAGCGCGCTGCTTCGACACAGGTGGTCTCGTCCCACGGACACCCGTTCTCGTGCAGGTAGCGCAGGCAGTCGAGCGCGCCCGCGCCCGCAGCGGCTGAGCACGCGTGCTCGTCCCAACGGCAACCATGGCGATGAGCATAGACGAGCGCGTCTCGATGTCCTTCTGAGGCTGCGATTTCGCAAGTCGCCTCGGACCACCGGGCGCCGTTCTCACGGGCGTGCGCGAGACAGTCGACATGACCGGCGCGTGCGGCGCGGTCGCATCGCGAGAGCCAGCCCGCTCGGTTGGACACGAGGCACGAGCGCCGACCGACCGCGCGCTCATCCAAAGCGACGGCGCGCCACCGTGCACACACTTGGGACGCGCAACGCCGCACGATCGCACAAGGCAAAAAGTGCATGATCGAGGCGAGGATTTCGTTGGGCAAGACCTCCATTGGACGAACGACCCCAACTGTGATTGTTTTTTGCCCACCACCTTGGCAGGAGCACAACCGCTGCGAGTTTTCTGTCGCTGTTCTTACTCTTTGTCTGTGAGTCTCTTTTTTTTTTGCTTGTGCACGCCAAAAGAATCGTTGTTGGGTTCCAATTGGCTTTTTTTCTTGATCTTTAGAGGCGCAATCGAAAAAAAAATGCACCGAAATGAAAATGCCTCGCTGTCGTTACTAGACGCATTCTCACAATTCTCGCGAGGCAGCCTGCCGCGCAGCAAGACGACAGAATTCTTCTTTGGCCCTTTTTTTTACTATTTTGACGTGTCATTGAGCGTCTTTTGTATCCGTGTGCCTCCCTCGGTAGGATTTACCATTGTGTGGCATTTGCTTGGGGCTTTTTCTTTCTCTCGATTCTTTTCGCCATCGGGGCACAAAAGACAGGAAAACAAAGAACGCGCAGCACCAGCCAACACCCCATAGGTCGCTTGCCCCATCTTCCTTTTTTTTCCCCAATCCTACAATTTGACCGCACAAGGCTCGTGGCGCGCAACCGCGCACACTGCCGCCAACTAGAGAGAAAGAGTCACACCCGACCTCGACTTTTCCCCCCTTTTTTTTGATTGACGATTCCTTTGCAAAAAGGCAAAAGGCCGAAAGAGGCTCGGATTTCTTTTTTTTTGGGACGATGGCGCAAGAAAATGAACAGGGTGACCCCCTGTCGAGCGGTGCGGCTCCGCGAGAAGGTGTGCTCGCGAGTCTATTGCGACAGGCGGGCGTCGCCGCCGACGTAAGAGCGGCCTTTCGCGACATGCCTTTATCGCGCGTCCTCGATGCCTTTGCCTGCGCCAAGTGCGCGCGGCCAGACGGCCATGCGCTCTGTCTCGCCGACCAAATCGACCACCGCAAGCGCCGTTGGAAAGCCATGGGACATTGCATCGAGAGAGCCGATGACAATGATGATGGTGATGATGATGGCGACGACGACAGCGGTGATGGTCACACATGCGACGCAAATGCCAGCGACAAACAAGAGGCACAGTATAGCGTGCCGCTGGCATTGGCCGGTTACGAGGATGGATCGCTCATGGGCGCGTGCATTCGCGCGATTGTGCCTGTCAACGTCGTGTTTACGATTATCGAGGCCATACTCTTTCAAGACCATGCAAGCGCCGTAGACCACGTGCGCGTGTGCGCCGATCGTCAGATGATGGCCCGACGTGATCGGCCAGCCATGCGCTTATGTCGTCCCGTTGCGCGCGACCGTCTCCGTTTGAGGGCGTGGGCGTGGGCAGATTCCGTGGCGCGGCAACGTACAAAGCGCTGGAGATCGGACGCGCACGCATTTGGGCCGTGTTGGGAGGCCATCGCGCGGCCGTGCGACTTGCCCTCGGACGCGCTGGTCTTGAGCATTAGCACGGACGCAGAGGGCTGCTACTGTCAGCGAGACAATGCCGCCAACATGGCGCGAGAGTTCCAGGCAAATGAGGACACTGCCGCGCGCGATCCCGGCAGACTCGAACGGGTCGAGCGTCCCTACGACCCACGCATCGTTGGATTTATCGAGTCGCCCTTTTGGTCACACTGCCCGACCGTGTTTCGTGTGCGCATTGGCGGCGACTCGACATTTGCCATTGCTGCAGAATGGTGACCCTTCAGACGCCATCCGCATGCCACTTTCCTTTTCTTGCCTCTTGTTCTCTCAACGACTTCTTTTTTTTTAAAAAAACTCTGGGCATCGTGGCCCATCTGTCGTCGTCGACGTCTTCCTACAGAGGCTCAACACAAGGGCGTTTATTCGAGTAACCTAGTGTTCTCTTGGGAGACACGTCCTAATGCTCGGTTGGGGGGGGGGGGGACACCGACGGAAAGGGTGTGCAAAGGTGGAATCATCTATTGTACTGTCTCGCATAATTCACACGCCGTCTGGTACACCCATCTCGTCCCACATCGGAGCGGTGTGTTCTTGCGCCTGGCCTTTTTTTCTCTCTCTCTGCTCTCGCGCCACGATCAAGCTTAGGACCGTCTATCTTTTTCTTTTTTTTTTCCTGGCGCAGAGAGCACGGGCGTCGCGCGCACGCGCGAGGAGCATGGAAATTAAAAAGACGCCCTTCTTTTTTGTGCCCCGCACTCTTTTGCTCTTTGCACATACAGCAAGGATGTGTCGAAAAAAAAATGGCGACGGCAGCAATGGCCATCACCGAGGCGCTTTGCGCCTAGGCCGTTTGGTCGGCACAAGTGCAACCGACAACATGGCGCAAAGCAAAGTCGGCCTCGTACCAGGGATGGGCACCGCGGCTGCCGTCGCAAGATGGCGATGGGTCCTTGTGCGCAGATGCCACGCACCGAGGCACATCGCCGGTGCGATCACTTGGATCGATCCACCACAGATCGATCACAATAAAGTGTGCCCGCAGCGGCGCATCGGGTGCCATCGGCTCTGCAGGCGGCACGAGCGCCCACCACCAGTCCCACGGGATGGCGATCGTCTCGGCGGCGTTGAATGCATGGACGAGACGAAGAGGCCGCCACAATACACGTCCGCCACTCAATTGCTTGATGCCGCCGCCACCGACTGCGGCATTGTCATCATTATCTCCACCACCACCACCACCACCGCCACCGCCACCACCACCACCGCCACAAATATCGTCGCCAACAGCAACGGGCGCCGCCAACCATACGTGGCACTGGGTGCGGTGGGTCGCGTAGTTGGCAATGACCCGCTGCACGGCGGCCAGCGGTCCGTGACGGCACGACACGGCACCGTCGCCGTCGTGGGCCGAAGCCCAGACAGCAACACCGTCGCGGGGATCAAAGGCATTGGTCCACACGCTCTGCACCGACAGTGACACGCAGCCACTTACGATCTCTAGGGGGCGGCCCACACGCCGCGCCGACACCCACCAAGGTTCGGCAGCCCACGCCAGAGGGCGCAACCGATGCGACGGCGTGCCCGCGGGGGCGCCCACTTGTCGCGCAAATACACTGCGCCATAGGCCGGGTTCGCTACAGACGCGCTCCAAGCGCCTAGACACTGCGCGCATGGCCGCGAGCCAGCGTGTCCCTATGGCGCCGACAAAGCGCGCGATCTCGACCAGACACTCGTCGGGCAGGTCCATCAAGCATGACGCTGTCTCTGTCTGGGTCGATGTCTGCCGCGCAAAGTCCTCCCACAGAGGCGCTATGTCTGTCATGGAATCCCCTTGTGCGCGCGGCTCCTCTTCTTTTTTCCCTCATGCTGCGCGCGGGAAAAGGCGCCAGGCATAGACATCGGTCGCATGCGTGCGTGTGCGTCTATGCTGCGCGCGCCATCGTATGTGTGTGCGCCTCGACGCACAACAAGAACAGGAAAGAAGAAGAAAGAACAAGCGCGCACCACAAACAACCATGACCCCTTTTCTTTTTTTTTTAGAATCCCCCGCGTCTATTTTTCGGCGTAATAAAAACCAAACCCTCTTTTTCCTAGTCCCCCTCTGTTTTCCTCTGTGTTTTTTTTGTGTGACGGGATCTTGTGACGGGCAGCGCCGCAAAAACGCAAGATTCTTTTTTTTCTCGGTTTGAAAAAAAGAGGACAAAAGATTCGAATCGGCAAATTCTAGGCAACGGCGGCGGGCCAGAAAAAGAGCCGCGCGCCCAGGTGGCCGCGACACAAAGATCCAGAGGGGAAAAAAAAAGAAAAAAGAAAAATGAGAGAGAGAAAATGCATAAGCGACAAAGAAAAAACAAAAGCACGAGCCAAGAGGGCACGCGACCGGACCCTCCCGCCAACAGCAGACACGGAAACACACATTTGCGGCCACATGGCGTTCGCGAGCGCCTGGCGAATAATACGAGAGCACTGCCCAAACGATACATCGCCAGCCAATCCGCTTTCTGTGTGGCTCTTTTTTTTGTGCGCTGAGCCCAGATCACCGCGACCTAGGTCGTGGACACGCGGCGATCGCAGCCGCCGCGTGTTTAAAAACCTATTTTTAGCGATATCTTACCAGTGCTCATCCAGATCGTGCCCATTTATTCCCTTTCGACGCCGTCGTCGCTAAATACCCCCTCAACACAACTCTCATACACAGGTGCGCGCACGGTCCCGCACTGCGGCAGTGTCACACTGCCAGTGTGACACTCCTTATTCCCCCCCACCGTGTGTTTGTTCCGGTTCTCTCTTTAGGGTCTTTCCTTCTGCCGTGTCCCCGCCGTCGGTTCCTTTTCTTTTTTTTTTCAACATTGCGGGTCGGTCTTTTGGCGCTTTGCGCGGTCGTTGCCGTCCATTGTTTGTCCCCCCAAATTTTGTTTGGTTGCGGCAACGCATGACATTGCTCGCCTGGCGGGCCCGTTGACCGTGAAAGATCACCAGCAGCTGACCTCTTTGCTATCTTGTGTGTGTGTGTGTGTGTGTGTGTGTGTGTGTGTTTTGTGTACCGTGGTGGCTCTGCGGTTTTTTCTCTCTTTTTTGGATGCGCTTGCATACTATTATTATTGTGTACAGGCAAAAAAAAGGAACCGCCGCGCTCTCTTTACAGCCCCACACCACACCATGCAGTCTGACAACATCAACAACACCAACGACGACAACAACAATAACGCCGACGCTGTTGCCTCGCGCCTCGTCCAGGACACTGCGACTGCGCCTCTTGATCAGACTGAGACGTCGTCTGAATTGGACAGCACCATCTCTAATGTGACGATTGGTGCGGTCCATGATGCCGCGCGCCAGGGCGACAACAGTGTTGCTGGGGATCGTGCTGCGTCCGTACCAATCAACGATGCTGTTGTTGTCGCCGCCGCCCATCGGCACGATCTTGCTACGCCGTCGTCTTCAGACACAGACGACGGAGACGACGATGAGGAGGACGATCTAGCGTCGCTTTCTGTTTCCAAACATGCCGTCGGCAGCGCATCGTCATCGTCTTCTGTGCCCGTGGCGTCGCCCGCATCGTCTGATGCTGTGTCAAACACGACAGCGAGTCGCAAGCGACCACTCGAATTGTCGGCGGCGGCGATCATCAAACAGCAACAGCAGCAGGTGCGCAAGCGTCGCTACGTCGATTCGTCCCATACGGTCGATGGCGTGCGCAAGCACGTCACGGTCGCCTGTGCGCGCGTTGACACGGGCGGTTTCAAGTGCACCTTTACGCTGGAGCACCGCAGGCTCGAAGGCACCCTGAACCAGCAGCGGGCCAATGCCAAGGGCGGCGATATTATCGAGCGGCGCCACGATGTCTTTATGATTCAAGACCCTCAAGGCGACGATGCGCCCTTTCCCGACTATGACCGCGTGTACGACAACTTTTTGAGGCGCGGCATCGACATCTGCGACCACGTGCGCTCGGAACTGGTGCCCATCCGCGCCGCTCCCAAAGAGGCGACCTCTGCCGCCGATGAGCCGGCGGCCACTGTCGTCAACGATACCGTCTCGTGATCGCTCCAGCGCTTTGCCTTTTGTTTTTTTTTAAAAAAAAACCCCAATTTGTCCCTCTCCCCGCCGGCCCTCGCCGCCGCCACGAGAAAGAAAGCAATGCCAAAATCTCTTTCCCTCCTTTTCCCTTATTATTAATAAAAAAACTGCGATCAAGACACGAGGGTGAATGCTGGCGGCGGTGTGTGATGCCACGCTCCGGAAAAAAAAGGCGAGACCCTGTTGCCCCGCAACGAGGGCAAAAGGGGACGAAAGGAAAAATTGACGCGACACCATCGCGAGACAAGAAAAGGCGCCACCTCTTGATCGCCAGAAACCCAATGGCGCCAAAGAGCATTTTTAATAAAAAAGTGGAAAAAAGTGCATTACATCGCGCGCTTGTGCGACGTGGCGCAAAAGAGCACGAACCCGAAGGGCGACCAAGAAACAGGCCATGCGCGCGTAGAATGGCCAGCACGGCGCACGAAATCAATGCCCAAGCAGATGGCGACAACAGCGGCGCGATGCAAGAGCCACACAAGGTCAAGCAGACGCTGTTTGCATGCATCGACAAGAGGACCAGGGACGTCGATGGGTCGGCGCTCTTGCGAGCCGAATTCGACCATGACCGCAGGCTCGTCACGGCGCTCCTCTCCAAAGTGCGCATCGGCCACGCCTTGGAACTTTGCCTGTCTCGGCGTACGCTGCGCACAGACGCAGACGATCGAGACCATGAAAGAGTGTTTGTCGTGCGCCACACGCGTGGTTTCAGTTTTGATTGCTCGTACACCGACGAGATGATACTGAGATCGGACCAGGATGCGGCCGATGCGATTACGCTCGCGTGTCTGGCGGCGCACGTAGTGCCGATACGCATCAATGGGTTTGGCCTCTCTGATCGCCTGCAGGAATCGTGGGATCGCAGGTGGCGCCATACCGTAGTGGCGTCGCTCGCCGACGCACCCGGCGACGACGGGTGGACTCCCGAGACCATTTGCGACACCGGCACCGTAATCAGGGCGCTCATCGACTCGTCATTTCTGTGCGCACCGCACAGTGACACGCCGCTCTTGGCCAAACGGCTGGGCTGCTTGGAGGCGGTGGCGACATTGGCCAGCACCCTTTGCGCGCTCGTCCCGCGCGATACTCATACCGTGTCGAGACAAGATCGCATTTCGCTCAGCATGTCTGAAGCCGAGCGGTCGCGCGAAATGGAGGCGGGAAAAAGCCTGCGCGCGATGCTGGCGTGGATCGACGCCATGGAGCGCACGGACGCAATCTTTGAACATGGCCTGAAACAATACCAGGCGCAATGCGTGGCTCGCATGATCGCCAGCGACTCGCGCACGACACACGTCTAGACGCAGGCGCTTTCTTTTTTTTTTTTGTTTGTTCCCCCCTCCCCAAATTTGCGCAACGACATAAAGATGTGACAAGACGCGGCGCCCCACCTGCCACAACAAAGGCATTTTCTTTTTTTTTTGGGACGCATCCCTTTTTTTCCCTTGCGCCTATGCGCACCGATGGTATCGCACCGCGCGAGACAAATACTTGCGCCAATGATGCGACAGAGGGATATTTGCCGCCAGGTATCTGCCGAATGCCAAAAAAATGATCCGAATGTTCTTTTGTACAGTGTTTCGGGCTGTGTCACATTGTACGCGCCGCCTCCCTCCTTTGATGTGGCACACGCAACAACAGAGGTCTTTTCCCTTTTTTCTTTTCGTCTACGACCGTCGCGATTCAGACCGTAAGATCACAGGGCACCCTTTAGGGTCGGACGAACAACGGTTCGCCCGCTGTGCCGCAAACACATTTATTCCGGCGGTTGTGCCTTTTAATGACATTTTGCCCCTCCCTTTTTTCTCGTGTCTTTGCGAGCGATTCGTTGCCGGTCTGATGCGCCGAAAAAATCAAGTGCGCCCTTTACTTTTTTCCCCAAAGGGGACAGTATCAAATCGCACCGCGGGGGAAAAGAGCGCCTCGCACGGCGACTCTATTGCTCGACAGGGACCGGCTCGCCATAACTGCGCGGAAGCACCTCGTCTTCTGTGTGAGGACAGCCGGGCTCAAAGTGAATGGCGAGGGTCAAGTCGCGCTGTACATTTTTTTTACAAAAAAAAAGAGAGGAAAAGCCACAGAGGTCAATCGCCGAGTGTCGGTGACATAAAGTTGCACGCGCGCCCGCCAGCAATGGCAGCACGACACGCGCGCACACACACACACACACACACACCACACACATTACGCAAAAGTAAAGACGCACGTACCTCGTAAAAGAGAAATTCGGTCTTTTGCGCCTTGAATGAATAAAACACTTTGGCGCGATCAAACCGCGGCCGGACAGTGTCGACGATCGACTTGCAGAGGGAGAGCGATTGGTCGAGCGAGAGAGCCACCCAATCGTTGCCATCGTGCCGTCCGACAAGGTGATGGTCGTATTTGGGGACATAAAAGAATGTGCCATTGGCGAGTCTAATCGAGACTCTTGGCCCGTCGGGCCATTGCTCGCAGTCGACCGTCGCCAAGTAGGAAGCCCCTGCGTATTCGAAAAGGAAAAGGATCTTTTCTTTGATTTCCAAGAGTGCGTCGAACGCGTAGTGTTTTCCCTGGTGGATGTTGGTCTCGACAAAGGCCGCAAACACCTGTGGTCGTCGCGATGTGTGTTTGAAAAACAGCGAATCGACCACGAACCGAGAAATCACACACACAAAGAGAGCGCGCCTTACCTCGGACAGCACCTCGAACCGATGGTGCTCGGCCTTGAATCGTTCAACGTGTTGTTGGCTCACCATGTGCATGATCCGCTTCTCCTCTAGGGCCTTTTCATCCATTTTGTCGTCGTCACGCCGATCACGGCGGGCGATGTTTTGCCGTGCAGTGCACTTGTAATCACCGAGTGCGTATTTGTAGAGACAAGGGCGGCGCCAAGTGGTAGAGGCCGGCTGTTTTTTTACAATGGCGACGACCTCTTTTGCCGCCGTTGGGCCACAGCAGACTGCTCGGTTCGCCGAAACCAATTTGCATCCGACGTTTTTCTGTTGTGTCGTTTTCCCCGTTTTTTCTGGCCTATTGGCGCGCACACTCGACGTGATTGGCGTGACGAAAAAAACTAGGGAACGGGGCAGAGGAAAAAAAAGGGGGGGGGCTGTCTCTGGGCACACAGAATCTGGCGCGATTATCGCTTGTTGTGGCCGTCCACTTTCCCATCGAAAAAAAACACAAGTCTGGCGCTCTTTTTTAGGCGCATCAGCGCCAACCAACACCAGAGGCTCTTCTTTCTCTTTTTTTTTTTGGATTGCTCCATCGCCTGCGCACTGCGCCAGCAGGAAGGACAGACAAAGTCACAACTAAGAAAAAAACCCGCACACCTCAATATGGGCACGACTCATTCTCTTGTATCAAGCCCCTGCTGGGACGACGACGATAACGACGAGGTCAATGACGAAACCATTGCCATCGAAAAGGTCGACGTCAGCGCTGCCTCTAGGGTCGAGTACAAACACAACCAAAAGGTCGTCTATGAGACGATCACCTGTTTGCCGGTGGGCTGTGCATTCTCCATTGGACTGGTCCACCGCACCACTGGCGCGCCTGACGTATGTGGCATCGACGTCCAGTGCAAAGGCAACGACCAATACTCGATGATCACATCAGGACCGACGTCGTGTGGATGGCCCGTCTGGTCGGCGAGGCTCCTGGCGCGCGCTGTCTCTGTTCTATCCCTGTCGCACATTGTTTGCTTGGTGCCAGGCATGCGCATGACTGACGGCGACTTTGCGCCTCTGCCTATCGAGGCCAAAATTGTCCAACTGCGTGATCGCATGTGGGTGCCGACTCTTGTGCGCACGCTTGCCGAGGGTCCCGCCACTAGAGTGTGGACGGGCGACGCTATTGCGCAAATGCGCCTGCTGGCCTCGTCTGTGGCGAGGACGGTCACGGCACGCGCGAGTTGTGTTCCGTTTGAGCAATCGAGTCTCGGTGCGGTGGCATGCGCAAATTTGACACGCGACGCGGTCCGCCATCTTTGCGAGAGCCAGCACATTGTGTGCATCAAAGGTCACGCCATGAAGGCGTGCTTGGATCACGTCGCCGACCTAGAGCGGAACTTGCAATGGATGGCGTCATGGCTTGACGGCCTCGAAAGGACGCACGCGATTTCAACACACCTCTTGGGTCATGGACCCGATTGACCCCACGCTCTCTGTGTTGTCGTTGTTGCTGCCCATTTTTCGCTCTCATCGGTCTTTTGACGCCGTATCTGTTTTCAGCACATAAATATAACCTTTTTCTTTTGTTTCGTTCACGATTTTTTCTAACGCATTTTTCTTTGGCTTTGGGAATGGGCAAACACGACTGGGCTTTTTGCGGGCTTGCGGTTGCTTTTCGCTTTGCCCTTTGTGGTTTTTTTTACGAAATAGGAGCGATCGCGAGATTGTAGAGGAACCAACTCGAAAAAGAGGCAAGGCGCCACGGGCACCGCGCGCCTGGAAGATTGTGATTCCTTTTTTTTCCCGGCGCTCCCTCTTGGCGTCAAGTGCGTGTACTTTTCCCAATCTCGGCAGACATTGGACAAAAAAAGACTGTGAAAAAAAGAGAGAAAGAGCAAAACCGACCGAGGGACCGCGATATCCAATTGCAACCGCGTTGGGCAAAATAGCCCGCCGTAAACAGGCCACGAAAAAAAATTTCAGCCGCTCGGCGCCAACATGCACTGTGCACTTTTCGCATCTCTCTTTTACTCCTCTCTCTCTCTCTCTCTCTCTCTCTCTCTCTCTCTCTCTCTTTTGCGCTCATCCCCTCTTGGCGGCCCTTTTTTTATAAAGGAAAAAGGAAAAGCAACAAAATACACAATGGCGAAAACACAAGAATCTGGTCTGGGCGTGCCCTTTTCGCTCGTTTTTTCCTCACCCCTCGGCCACCGTACATCACAGTCGGTCCAGAGTGCCCCCCCGGGACAAAAGCGACACGAGACACTGACGGCCGACACACAAAGGAATGTGGGGAAAATGGCATGCATGGTGAAAAGGGGCTAGTGGACGACAGGGGGAGAAAACAAATGCGTCGTAGTACGTGCAGCGCCTAGGGTATGGTGTGCATGGGGTTGGGCAGCTTGACGGCGACGCCCGAATTGCCGCCGTTGAGATCAGAGTGCTGATCGCCGATATTGGCCACGGGCACGTAGCCGGCGGCGACGAGACGCGCGCGCTGGCGGCTCTTGTACTCGACTGCATCGATGTGCTGTTCGGGCGTGCCCACGGCGCGAAAGATGGCGTGGTCCCATCCATCGACGCCCGCCCAACGCAGGTTGTTTAGTGTGACGGCCTCGTTGGTCGAGCGGCGGCCGGTGAGGATGACGGTGCGCACGCCCATCGACCGCAGCGTGTTGTACAGATTGACGACGGGCGGTAGCGGCGGCAGGTAGGCCGATGGCATGCGTTGGCCCGTGGACAGGAGCCATGTAGCGAACCGATGCCTCCGGTCGGGATGCGATGACAGCAGCGTGTCGTCCACGTCGAAAAAGGCCGCCGCGCGCCGCCGCTGTTCAGGTCCGAGGCGGTGCATCAAATCCGTGACAGCACGTAGGGCATCACGGCACAGCGCTTCGACAAACTGTTCATAGGCCGGGCTCGTCATGTAGGCGTCGACGGCGGCCTTGATTGCGGCCGGGTCCTGTGAGCGCGTGGCGTCGTGGGCCACAGGCGCAGCGAGACCCATGGGAGCCGCGACGTGGGGCCACGATGGCGACGCCGGCGCCCATGATGGCGACCCCAAAGACCCGCGGCGTGCGCGAGGCCTCGCGTCAAACATGCTCGGTGCGCGCTCTGCGGCCGGGTGGGCGCGAGGCAACGGCATGGCGTCCAGCGAAAGGCGACGACCGCGCGTGGTCGTTCCCAGAGCGTTGCCGCGGGGGCGTGTTTGTGGCGCGTACATCCTTTACTAGGGGGAGGCACCGCGTCTCTCTCGCTCCCGCGCCAATCGAGCGCGGCACACCGACCGGGCCTCGTGTGCAAACATTGCGGCGGTCGCGTGCGCGCGGCAGATCCTTTTGTTTGTCTTCCTGCTATGTACACGCGCGTGCCATGTCCCTTTTGTCTCGCGTCCCACGGATGGGTATGCGCGCGCGCCATCACGAGACACAGCGTGCCACGACTCATTAGAAGAATGAAAAAAAAACTGCAGGAGAAAATCGACACACGCATCACGAGAAAAGAGCGCGACCGCCAGCGCGCCCACAAAGGAAAAGGAGCGGCCGTGCGTGGTGCGCGCACAACAAGAGGCCGCTAGGATTGTGCCGGGACACACACCAGTGAAGCCCCGGCCAGCGAAAATGATAAAGAGAGAGAGAGAGAGAGAGGCCGTGCTGCCAACCGTCCGCCTCTTTTTCCCCCTCGCTTTGGACCGAAAAAACCTTTGTTTTTGTTGTTATGCGTCTTTATGCGATATATAAAAAAAAAGTACAGCCGCTCCGCAATCTCTCTCTCTTTCTTGATATGGCGCCATCTGGGTTCTTTTTGAAAAGAGAGCGAAAAAACGAGTCCGGGGATGTCGGCATTCGGCGGCTCGCAAACTAGTCGAGGCCGCAGTCGCGTAGGGCGCGCCTGTTGCGCTCGATGCGCTTTGCGCTCTTGTCGCTGCGGCGATCACGACGCGCGCCAACAAGAGGTTGCCGTGATGCACCACCCGCGTTGTTGCCGTCGTCATCTTGGCTCTCGTTGCTGCTGCTGCTGCCATTGTCGTCGGCGTCATAGTCGATGCCGTGCGGGCGCGTTCTCCTCGATGGACCCACTCCAAAGAGACCCAACAGCGCAACGGCCGCACGTGACTTCCACGACGTCACAGTGCCGTCGTCGTCGACACTGTTATCATTGTCATAATGATAGTGATGATGATGGTGGTGGGCGGTCGCTTCCATAATAATAGCGTTGTGTGTCGTTGTTGTCGTCGTCGTCGTTTCCTTTTTCTCCGCCAAGAGTCTCACTCTGAAAAGCGGCGGTCGATCGGTCACGTAGAGGCAGTGTCTTTTCAGAAGAAGGTGTCTAGGAAAGAAAGAGACGTCTAGGGTTTTCTCTCTCTTTTTTCTAAAATCTCCTCGTGTATGGCGGCCGGCGTCGCAAAGCAGGCTCGCAGAGCACGGTCGAGACCAAGAACGCAAGAAGAAAACGGCGGTTCTTCCGATGGGGTGCGGTAGGGATACGGGAAAAAAAAGACGGCTGTGACAGGCAACAAAAGCACGTCGCCTTTTTTGTGCAAGTCCCTTTTTTCTTCTTTGGACCCTTTCTTTGTGCAATCGAACCGAAAGGAGGAGAAAAGGAAAAGAGAAGCGGACGAGCGACGATGTATAAAGTGCCGGAAGCACGGGGCGAGGCGATGAAAGGGCTGGCTGTTGTACGGTTTGACGATGCGGAGCGCTCTGCACTTTATCGTCACACACGGACCAACCACGGCAGACCACATATTCCGCCATTGGACATTGCCTCTTCTGGTCAAAAAAGGAAACGAGTCGACAAAAATATACCGGGCGTGGACGGTGCGGCGTGCGCGCCGCTGTTTGGCATGGAGCAACGTTGCGTGTCGCCCCACTTTGCGAGCGCGCGGCGCACGCTAGGTTTCATCGACGTCGGGCGCACCAACATGGGCCTGTGCTTTACCAGCAACGATTGGGATTGGGCCGATCCTGTCGTCGAGCGCGTGGCGCGTGTCGACATTGCCGATCCGATCCTGATCGATCGACCAGAAGATGGCAGCGCGCGAGAGACGGCAGACCTCGTGGCGGCGTTTGTCGTGCGCTGGCGCGTTGTGCTCGATGCATGCGAGCGCGTCTTTATCGAGCGCCAACCGCCGGGTGGCATGCGCGATATCGAGCAACTCTTGTACGCGGCGCTGGGCGGCGCGGCGCGCGTGTCCTTTCTCGCACCCAATAGCCTCCACGCCCATTTCCGTATTGGCGTCCGGCACGGTTGGGGTGCCTATGATCGGCGCAAGGTGCGCGCAGAAACAATCGCCGCGCGTTACATCTGTGCCAACGCCACGCCGAGCGCGGCCGCCCAGTGGAACACACTTGGCGAGCGGCGTCACGACGCGGCCGACGCCACGCTCATGGCCATCTTGGTCAACGAGCGCAAGCGCCGCGAATGGGTCGATTTCTACGAGGCGCCACCGCTCGTCGACGCCCGGCCGCTGTCCCCGCCACGAACCCGCGCCGCCAAGCGACCGCGTGCGCAAAGCGCTGGCCAACCCTAGACTCCCCCCTCCCCCCAAAAGGTGTTTGTCTATTTACATTTTTTTTTCGAAAAGAACAACAACAACTAAAGAAAAAGAGACGGCCGCCTTTTGGCGCGCTCTTTTCGTGACAACAAAGTGAGTGAGCACGCCGAAAGAGAGAAAGAAAGAGAGGCGAGAAAAAGAAGAGTCCCCAAAAAAGGTGGCCGCATGGCAGAGCGCGCTGTCTTTGTCTCTTTTTTTTAATATATATTCATTTTCTCAAATCAGTTGATTTGTTGCGACTCTTTTTTTTTCAAAAAAAACACACACACAAATGGGGCGAAAAAAGATGCAGCCGCCCCTTGCTTTTGTGGTGCCCATTGTGTGCAGTGCCCTCTTTTTTTGGTCTTTGTTTTCCATCAGCGACCGTCTGGCTGCTGCTGCTGCCGTGACCATGGCATAATGATCGGATGGCGATGTTTGTCTCTCTCTCTCTCTCTCTCTCTTTTTTTTTCTGCCGTTGCATGGCGCGTTCGACCACTGTGCACGACGCGGATTGGTCACTCTAATGGCGCGCTCTGTTTTTCCCTGATTGCCCTTTTTTTCTGTTGGTCTCGACATGCTTTTCCTTTTCTTTACATCGCCCTGTCCCGTGTTCTTCTCTCTCTCTCTTCTTTTTTTGCCGTCACTCGCTTTTATTTTTGTCGCCTGTGCCAAGGATCCGTTGGTCGACACGCACACACATACGACAATCTTTTTCCCTTTTTTTTCACTCCTCTTTTCCTTTTTTTCTTTCTTGACGCGCACGAGAAAAGCGCGCCAACCACACACACACGCCCCCATTCATACGCAAGACCCAAGAGGACGAGCACGCATGACCGACACGGCCTACTCTCTGATTTCGAACCGGGAGGCGTCGCGTACGATCGCCGACGTGACGCGTGCGCACCCCAACATACAGGCCATGATCGCCACGATTTCCTCGCGCATCGATCCGGTGAAAACGGCGGCGGCTGTCTCCATGGCCCTGGTGGCCCACCCGACCGCTTTCGCTCCCCCTGCAAACGAGTCGCATCCTCACGACGGCGTGGGCGGGTGCCACCACGAAGACGCCAATGCATCGTTGTTAGAATCTGACAATTGTATGGGCGCCATTGTCAGTTCTTTGGGTGGACTCGGCGACAGTGGCGTCGACCAAAAACAAGGACACACATTGCATCAGACAGATGGCAAAATAGTAGGTCATCGGCGTGTGCGACGCGAGGAGCGCGCATTGGCAGCGGCCATACCGTTGCATCTGGCGATCGATGTCTGTGTGCCGCGCGCCTGCACGCTGCTGATCGAGATGGCCGCCACCAAGATCCACAAGCGCGTGGCGGGCGCCGTGCGCACATGGCAGTCGGCCCAGAGGGACGATGTCGTTGCCGATTTTGGCGTCTACAAGCGCGATGGGTTTGACGCAGCGCTCGCCGCCGTACGCGGCCTCCCGGGCATGTCTGACGTGGGCGCACGCGAGGTCGCCCAACGCGGTGCGTCGCGCGCGTCAAACCATCCGCGCGATATGTACAATCCGCGATTTGTCGATGTTGTTTTGCGTTCAGAGAGCGGCGCGCGCGAGGGCCTCATTGCCACCCATCGCGGTATTGACAGTGTCTTGGTGCCCGACGGCCTTTGGACGCGTCTCTCGGTCGAAATTGCAGAGGAGGATGCCGGCCCGCATGGTGCTGCCATTGTCGGCGTGTTGTCGGCCCTCGTGCGATCGTCTAATCCGGGACAGGTCAATGTGCCGTCTGTGCGCGACCTCGACTGGGTCTCGCTCAACAACCCTTGACCAGGCGCACACCCATCTGAGCCTGCCGCGTCTCGCCACTACCGCGCGCGTGGACGCATGTCCACACCCCAACATGCGTGGTTTTTTTCGCCTTTTTTTGGTCTGCCCTAGTTTTTTTGCTTGTTTGAAAGGAAAAAGTCCATAACAACATAAATGGCGGCATAAAAAAAAGAAAGAAAAAGGGCAGACTAAAATGGCGAAAGCGCAGGCGAGAAAAGAGACACACAGATGATTTTCTCTCAAACTCTTTTTTTTTAAATACCTGTCTGTATGTCTGCCTCCCCTTTGCGTCTCTGGCCATTTCGTTTTTTTTTTGGAATGCGTATGCACAAAAAAAAAGAGAGAGCAAGCATCTTAACAAAAGGGCACGGATGGCGCCACAGGGCAACACGCGGCGGGCAACAAGCCAAAGAGCAAAGAAAACATAATGACAAATCTATATTTCTTTTTTTTTATTCTTTTCATAGTTGGGGAAAAAAAGGTGAGAGAGAGAGAGAGAGAGAGAGGGGTCTCACTAGGGGCGACCGCCAGCGTGAACGACGCGCACGCACGCGGCATAGTCTCTGCCAAAGATCATGCCCGACAAGATGGGCGGGTCATCAAAGCGACCAAAAACGACGGCACCGTCCATCCAATCGTGACGCCGTTGCCACCAGCGCGTGCAGCGCACCGTCGTGGGATCGCGCCCGATGATGCGCGCGCCGCGTGACGTCAGCATTGTCGCGAGCCGGTCCATGATGGCGGCGGCTTCATCGGCCACCTCGTCGTTTTCGATCACACGGTTGCGTATCCGAGAGGCCAGTTCATGCGCGGCAGCCGCTCCGTTGTGGTCATAGCGTCCGCGCAACACCACCGCTTGCAGCATGTCAACGTCGGCCAGCAGCGCGTTGTGACGCGCCGAGTCGGTGCGTGCGCACACTTTGATGGCCGTCAAATGCAAATCGGGAACAGACACTTCGAGCACCATCTCACTCTGGTGATGCGCACGCGACACAGTGTCAACTTGTTGCATTGACGTCCCTTCTTTTTTTTCTTTCTCTCCTCTGCTTTTCCCCCGTCTCGTCGATCACCAATGTGGCCAAACTGGCAACCCTTTTCTTGACCGCTCTCGCGTATATGCGCACGCTGTTTGCGTATCTATTTTGTGCGAGTTCCGTGAGTATATGGATGGGTCCGCGTCCGTCGCCCGTCGGCACCGCACGTCCTCGTATCCCTCTGTCGGTGGTCAATTTTTTTACCCTGTTGGTTGTTTTGCTTGTGCCTGCGTATCTGGCGCGCGGCGTCTGCACCGTGTGTGCTTTCTCTCTTTTTCCGAGCGGGCACGCCCAGTCGTGGGCGCGCTCTTTTTGTCTCTACTTTGTGCCCAATCCGCACTAGGCCAAGCGATTAAAAAAAAAGAAAAAACCAGCAAATGCCATAGGCTATGTGTGAATGGGTCCTTTTTCTTTCTTTCTTTATGTGCGTGCGGCACGGTCACGCCGATCAGGCCAATCGCTCAAATGTGCAGCGGCGGCGGCTGTCGACGCATGCGCGCGGCACCCGTCTAGGGGCGCAACCGTTGCACGGCGACCAAAAGGGCCCGTGGACGAGAACAGGGACGCCGCACAACAGCCAAGAGTGGGAAAAAAAAAGTCTGCGGGCTCTATGGGCAAAAGGGCCTGCTCCGCCAGGGCGACCACCTGAACCCAAGTCTTGTTTGGAAAAAAAAAGAAAGGACAAAGGGAAAAGGCTACGGCCGTCTGCACACCAGGCCCACACCCACACACACGCGCGCGCGCCAACCAAACAGACAGAGAACAAAAAGGACCGAGCCGGCGGCAAAGAAAGGTTTGCAAGAGAAAAGAGGGAAAAAAAAGAGTGGAAAAGGGAAAAAAAAAGAAAACTGTTCGCAGGACATCATGACAACGACGACGAGGCCGTTGCTTCAACTGGATGACACCGACGACCACGATGCGCGCGACGTGGACATTGGTGCTTTTTTCGCTCCGCGTCATGGAGCGCCGGCTGCCTACGATGCCTTTGCCGCCCTCGATCCGCTCGATGACGATTACGATGCCGACGGCAAAGGCCGCGCCGGCCACAGCATCGACGATGATCACAGCGGCGGTGGCGACGACGCCGGTGGCACCGTCAGGAATAATAATCACAACGGCCAACAGCACGTCAAGCATGCGCGCGCGTTTGAAGACCGGGGTGACCGCCGTTCGTCTGGCGCCGCGCGTGTTCTTGGACAGCAACAGCGCCACGAGGATCACGACCCATTTGCACGTCTCTACAATAATGGCGGTGGCGGTGGCGACGGTGATGATGATGATGATGATGACGGTACCGACGACGCCAGTGGCAGTCAGTCAACAAACCGTAAGGAGCGTGCATCGTCTTGCTTTGGCGTTGCGCCATCGGCACGCACTGGGCGTCGAGCGATGAACAGCAGCGACCGCACCGGCAGCGCCAACGCGCAAGATGAAAACGCCCTATTTGGGCAACATCATCGTCACCATCATCATCAACAACAACAACATTACCAGCGCGGTCGTCACCAGCGCAATCACCATCACCACCATGATAACCATCATCACGTGGATGAACCACGCCACGAGCCGCCGACTTTCACGGCCCCCTTTTTGGCGTCGCCTGCGCGCGCGAGTTCATGCCCGTCGCAGGGATCGCCGGTCACGCATACAACGGTGGCGACGGCATCACATGCGACGGACCACGAGTTTGACCTGCGCGACGCGCGGCGCGCCTATGTAGAGGCGACCGAGGAGTTGGCCGAACGACAGCGCGCCTATGAGATTGAACGCGAGGAGACGATCAAAAAGATGGACGCTCGTCACAAACTGTCTGTGCTCCCGTTGCATGAGGCGGCGGCCGCCGCACAAGATAGGATGCGGGCCGCTGCTGGCGCGCTCCAGCGTCAGTTTGATCGGCGCGTCGTCGAGTTGGAGGCCGATAACACGCTCGGCCACGAGGCGCGCGCAGTCCAGCTGGCGTCGATCGAGCGCGCGCGCATGGCTGCATTGCATCCCAACGACGCTTACGGTCACCGCGAGCGCGCCGCAACGGCTGCTGCGATGGATTCAGTCATGTCCATGGTCGATTCGCTCTTTGGCGGCAGAGACGGTGTCTTTCTCCGGGGTCCTGCCGCGCCCTTTGTGCGCGTGGTGCCACTGCAACCCGTCGCCCCGCCTCGCCAGCGCGCGCACAACCGCCAGGTGCCGTCGCCCCAACGCCACACGCCTCAGTCTGCAGTGCGCATCGAAGAGATTGACTAGATCATGTCATTTTTCCCCAAGAAAAAAAAGTCGATCTTTGTTGTTCATAGACTGTCCATTTTTGGTGCCGCTCCCCCTTTTCCCTTCCGTCTCCCGTGTCCGTCGTCATCTGGCCAAATAGATAAGCCTTTTGTATCGAGGGAATTTCCGCAACCAACCTAAAGAGGGCGCGAGATTGCGAGGCCCACCAAAAAATACGGGCTCTGCTCGCAGCGTCAAAAACACATGCGCGCGCAGGGGGTACCGACGCTGGGGACATGCAAAGAGAAAAGGACAAGGTGACAAAAAAGGCAGACTCTAGCAACCGCCACGCTGTACTGTACGTGCGGCATGTGCGGGGTTGTGTTTTTTTTCGCACGGACGAATTTGAAAAGAGCAAATGGGACGCGCGCTCTGCCACAGAAGAGGGCGATCACACAACACAGAGGCCCTAAATGCAAGGGAAAAAAAGTTTTTTTTCTATCTGTAAAAATTGCCATTGTTGCCTCGACCGACGCAATATCAAAGTGCTCTATGTGCTTTGTCGCACGCCCGCGGTGATGCCGTTGCGGTTGCACTTGCGATGGCTTTGTTCTGTTCTTTTTTTTTCCCCCGGCGTCCGTCTGTTTTTGTGCGCGTCGCGGTGATTGATCGTGCCTGCATGCGCCAGAGAGGCAGGGTTCTTCAGCCTTTTTTTTCACAGTGTGACGCTCTGGTCGATCGAGGCTGCGCGACCGGCAGGGCAACAAGGCAAACCCAACGCACGCACCCACGCGCACGCCGGCCACAGTCAGCCAACCGCAAAGAGATACAGCAAAAGAGGGAAAGAGAGGCACACACCGCACACACGCAAAAAACAGACACACAAGTAGAAAAAAAAAGAAGAAGCGTCAATGACGATGCGAGCAACAGGAGGCGCGCGATCGGCGCAAATGGGCGTCTCGCGTCAACAGCGACGTCCGGCGCACGCCACCACCGTTTTCGACCTGGTGACGCTGCCAGCCGCCGGCGGCACCGGTGCCGGCATCGTACAGGCCATGCCACCGCGCGCCTATGATCTCTACATTGACGACGCCCTTTATTCGGTTATTGGCATCGAGGGTCTGTCTGAATCAGACTATTTGCGTGCGTTGCTTGCTGACGCGGCCGCCGCACGGTCGCCCACGCCCGTGTCGATCGACCTCGCCTGCGGTACAGGCGGTGCCCGGCCTAGCCCGCGTGTACGTGATTCGGCCTTTTTGCTGTTGGCCTATGGCATCACTTCGACGACGGCCCTCGACGCCGACGAGCAACTGTGTCTGTTTGACATCGCCCTCGGGTACGGCCTGCCGCTGGCCTTTGCCGACTGGCTGGCGGTGCTTGCCGCCACGTCGCCCACGGATGGCCTCCCCGGCAAGGTGCCCGATGTGGCATCTCTGTGTCGCGTGGTCGACGTCGTGGGCAACGATCTGGAAGCCGCGCTCGCGCTCGGTCCAGGCCTCACGCCGCGCATCGTCGCGCGCGCTCTCGGGCGCTGTGCGCTCGGCGCCATGCTGCGCACGCCCGGAGGCGATACACCCGATTCGATGGCCGCCGTACTCTTGACGCTGGCGGCGGCGCGTGGCCCGGTCGGTCTCGGCTACGAGGCCGCGCGCGATTGGAAACGAGCGCTGGTGGCGGCGTTTGGCGAAGCCTACGCCGCCGACCGCGTGCGCACAAATCCGCTGGGCGCGCTCCCCGACGCGCTCACCGCCAGCCACATGGTGCTCATGGCAGACCCGGCCATCTCGGGCGAGGGCGATTCCGTATCCGACGCTGTGGGCTATGGCGGCGCCGGCGGCAATGGCAACAACAACAACAACGGCACCAAGAGTGCCAGCGGTAGGGACGGTCGAGCGTGCGTCGCCTCTGTGTCAGATGCCGACGCGCACCTTGTCGAGGAGCGGGTGCGCCGCTTTTACGCCGACAAGCGTGCGGCCATTTCGGGACGGGCGCGCGAAGCCGTGACCGCACTTGTCGGCCGCTGGCTGGCCATGCCCACCGGCGCCGGCGCCGATCTCATCGTCACCTATGCGTCGCCGGACCCGGCCTTTGCCGACGGTCGGTTGGTCTATCGCGACGTGCGCTACGACATGGCGATCACGGGGGCGCGCGCGTCCACCGGTGCCGGCGAGGGCGATGCCTACTATTCGTATGTGGCCGAGGCGCGCCCAACAGAGGCATCGACTGCGGTTCGCGTCGACGCGCCGCTTCGCGACATCCTCGGCGGCCCGTGGACGCGACTCGACGTACGCCTGACCCAGGGCAACCTGGCCGCGGCAGGTCTAAGCGCGGCCGACTGTGCGCGACCCGACGTCGTTTTGCCCGCTGTTGGGTGGCCCCTCCCGACAGGCGCCTCGCCGTTTGACACCACGGCGTGTACCGTGAGCGTCGACGTGGGCACGGTCGTCGACCTGATCGCGACCGACGCGTTTCTGCGCTCGTCGCTGGCCAGTGCCACCGCGCCCTAGAGAGAACCTCCTTTTGTCGATTTTGTTGTTGTGCCTCTTGGGGTTTCAGTGCCTGCCGTGTCACAAAAAAACACAGAGAGAAAGAGACTGAAAAGATACATGGATTCGTGCGTCATTTCCTGCACAAAAAAGCGTCTTTTTTGTCTCTTTCTCTTTTTTTTGTTTGGACCGTATTTTTTGTCTTTTTTTTGGTTAATCGGGCGTGCCGGTCCGATTTCTTCTCTCTCTCTCTCTCTCTCTCTCTCTCTCTCTCTCTCTCTCTCTCTCTCTCCGAGGACTGCACTGGAGGAGTTGAAAAATGGGTTTGCTAGCCTGTCAAGTTTTCGCCAGATGGGACAGCCAACGCGTGGAAATAAACTTGGCGACCTGGCGGGTACCCTCCCAATTAGGTTCCTTTGGTGCGACACTTTTCGCATAGCACACTTTTTTCCCGCAGTGGGGCGGCCACCAAGAGCGTCCTTTGGAAAGAAAAAGGGTGCGCTCAAAAAAAAGGAAAAAGAATTGCATCGAGAAAATTTCGGGTCAAAAAACCGACAAACCGCAATCACCCAATGATGGCGACACAATCACAAGAAAACACACTCGCAACACTCAATAACAAAAGGCGCCTTCCACATCACATGGTGTCGAATCTCGTCTCTTGTCTCTCTTTCTCTTTTTTTTTGTTTGCCCTTCCCTCCCATTTTTCGTGTTGACGACAAGAACAACAACTACAGCGGGAGCGTTGAAAATAAACCCGCCAAGTCGCCGAGTTTATTTTCGCGCGTTGGTTGTCCCGCTTGTAGCAAACTCGGTGGGAAACCAGCGGCCTATCATCTTCGACCCTCCCGGTCGCATTGGCGCGCCTATTTACAAATGGAAAAAAAGTGAAAAATACCATTCGCGTCTCTTTGCGCGTGGCGGCCAACATAAACAAACAGGCGAGGACAGAGAGATCAACAAAACCATTGCGATCCTCACAGCCTGCCATGGCATCCTGCACAAAAGAGACGGCCGGTGCGCCTGCGATGTGTGCGCGCGACCACACCGAACCGCTGCTCACCGAATCCATAATAGACGTTGGTGCACGCGTGGCTGCTTTTGTCGACAAACACGTCACGCTCGCCGACTTTGTTGAGCACATCTATCCAGAGCGCACTTACAACGAGGTCGTCGATTGGGACCACCCAGGCCGTCCCTACAATCACATGTATGCGCGCTACACGCGTCTTGGCAAGCACGACGCCGCATCGATGGCGCTTCACACGGTCGAGAGCGTGTCAGCACACGGCCACGTGGCAATATTGGGGCGCGGGGACGCCACGGGTAGGTTCGTTGCATGGTATCGTCGGGTAGCCGCGTTATTCAACGACAAAGACGCAGACGACGTACAAGCGCTCGACGCCCTTTTGTCGCATGAGCACGGCGCCGCACGCTTCACTGACGCGTGGATCTTTCTCGATCGTCTCTCGTCCGACATTGGCATCCTCCAATGCATTGAACTGACGGGTACCGAGGAGGAGGGCGCCAAGGCCTATGCGCGCTTTGAAGCGTCGGGACGGGTGGGATCGCGCTTTTGGTTGGGGTGCGACGGCCGCCTCAAAGCGGCTCTCCTCGACTGGCGCGGTACACCGCAAGCGCTGTCGTCCTCGTCGCCATGCATCTTGCTGGCCAGTATCAAGGAACAACGTCGACGTCGGTAGTATTGTGCCCCGATCCCTTTCATTTCGGTCCGTGTGTCTCTTTTTTTGTGTATGTCTGTGTCTGTCTGAAAAAAAAAGAAAAAGCCAATGATTATTTTTTTAAAAAAAGGGACAAATCCAAAGAAAAGTAGGCCACCGTGCCTTGCAATGCACGCAATCGCTTGTCGCACGATCGACACCTCCCTTCCTCAAAAAACCGTCCCCAAAAGGACATGCGCGCAATAAAAATGCACTCGCATTGGAAACATTTTCGCGTCGCATGCGCTGGAGAAAAAAAAAAGAAGAAAGCGCGTCTTGGCCTTTTTCGTTTTTTTGTTTCTGGTTTTTTTGGTCGATGAACAAGAGGCAACCACAAAAATCACCAATGTCAACGTGCATTTGGGGATTTTCTGGCCTGTTCTTTTGGCATGTGGCGCACAACCAAACCGTTGCGCCATGGGGTTTCTTTTTCTTTTGCCGCATGCTCAGTGGCAGCGAGTTCTTGGATCGATTGGTTTTTCGTGTCTCTTTTTATTTCCATCCTTTTCTTTCCTTTGCGTGGGGACAGGTGAGCGTGTCCTAGGACACGGCGGGCGGGGCGATAGCGCGCACACGGGGCACGCATCTAATGCCAACGGCAGCCCTTGGAGAAGCTGCTGCTCGACGAGGGGCAAAAGGACGAGGACGAGGACGACGATCCAGAGGACGAGGACGAGGACCACGGGCACGACGACGAAGAGGAGGAGGAAGACGACGGGCACGACGACGAAGAGGACGACGAACCCGACGAGGAGGAGGACCACGGGCACGACGACGAAGAGGACGAAGACGGGCACGAGGAAGAGGACGAAGACGAAGACCACGGGCACGAGGACGACGACGAGGACGACGACGAGCACGAAGAGGAAGACGACGACGAGGAAGAAGACGGGCACGACGAAGACGACGAAGAGGAAGACGACGGGCACGACGAAGACGACGAACGCCACGACGACCACGACGACGAAGAGCAAGGCGACGACGAGGACGACGATGACGAGCACGACGAGGACGACGAGGACGAGGACGAGCAAGAATCCGAAGAGGATGACGACGACGACGAGCACGAATCCGAGGACGACGAAGACGATGAGCACGAATCCGAAGAGGATGACGACGACGACGACGAGCACGAATCCCACGAAGAAGAGGAAGAGCACGAGTCGGACGAAGAGGACGACGACGAGCAGTCAGAATCGTCCTTGCTCTTCTTGTGGTCCTTCTTGTGGTGGCGCTTGCTGCGCGACTTGGCGTTGTGCTTCTTCACCTTCTTGTCGTCGCAGTCGTCGTCCTTCTTGTGGTGCTTCTTCTTGTGCTGCGAGGCGTGCTTCTTGTCGTCCTTGTCGTCCTTGCACTTGCGGTGGTCGTCCTTGGCGCGACGCACGTGCTTGTCGGCGTGCGAGGCGTCCGACTTGGAATAGTGATGGTCCTTGGCCTTGCACGAGGCGCGCTTGGCGTCGCGGTGGTCGCGCTTCTTGTGGGCCTCGCGGTCGCGGTGCTTCTTGTCGTGCTTCTTGAGGCACAGGTCCTTCTTGGCCTTGTCGCGCTTGTGGTCCTTCTTGGCGCACTCGCGCTTGTCCTTGCGGTAGCAGCGCTCGTCCTCCGAGTTGTGGTCGTCCTCGCACCACTTCTTCTCGTAGAACTTGCGCACGTAAAACTTCTTGCGCTTGTGGTGGTTCTTGTCGCGGCGCTTGACGTCCTTCTCGTCCTTCTTGGCGCACTCGCGACGGTCCTTATCGCGGTGACGATCGCACTCGGCCTTCTTGCGGTACTCGTCGTCCTTGCGGTACTCGTCCTCGCACTTTTTGCTGTCGCGCTTCTTCTCGTTCTTGCAGGCGTCGCGCTTCTTGAGGTGCTTGGACTCGCTCTCCGAGTGCGAGTCGGACGAGCACTTGTCGTACTTGTGGTAGGACTTGTCGTGCTTGTCCTTCTTGCGGTGGCGCTTGTGCTGGTCCTTGCACGAGCGGCTGCTCTCCGAGCAGTCCTTGTTCTCGTGGCGCCGGTGCTTCTTGTCGAGCCGGTAGTCGGACGAACACGAGTCCGACGACGACGAACACGACTCCTTGTCGTGCTTCTTGTTGCTATGCTTCTTGTGATGGCGCGTCATCTTGGCAGAGGATTGGGGGGAGAGGAGGCGGCGGATCTCGGTTTTCCTTGATGGCAGCGAGGGATTGTTGGTGCGCACGGACGAACAGTCAGGCGAGCGAGCAGGCGGCGTTGGCAGCCAGAGAGGCGGCACACACACACAGAGAGAGGGATGGGGTACCGTGAGCGAGTTTGGCGGCGGCGGTGGTGGCGATGGGGCAAAGCGGGTGGAGGGCGGGCGGTGCTGTCGCGGTGGATGCTGCGCTCTCTGCCTTGCCCCATGCGCGCGCCATTCCGTGTCTCGGCCGACGACGCGGGCCACAGCATGGAGGGCGGGCGCGCATGGCCAAAACGTGCCGTCGACGTCGTGCCATGCGCACTTTGGCCGCGGCGGGTGCACGTCTCGAATCCTCTTTTTATTCCTGCCCCTCATTCCACAGGCGCGCCCTCGACTTTTGGCCGCGCGCCCCGCTCCTCTCGCCTTGGGCGCGCCCTCGGCTCTCTAGTCTCCTCCCTTTTTTCCCTCCAATTATTGCCTTTTTGTCTTGCGAGGCTTTTTTTAATCTAGACTTGCCCCAAAACAAGAACAAAATACAGAGAAAAGGGGGGTGCGACAACAAAAAAAAGAGAGTATTGTGCGCGGTAGGCGGCCAGAAAAAAGGCACCCGCGCCGCGTCCCTGCCCAACGGCGGCGGCGGCGGCGGCAAAAGGGCATGGGGGAAAGAAATAGGGATATTGCGTCAGTCGTCGGCAAAGCGCATGCGACGCGGACAAGCAGGCGCCGCGCTGCGCCGACTTGCCCGAGCCCCGAGGCCACGGAGTTGCACGGCGACAACCACGCCCAAGACATGGCCTAGCGGGGGTGGCGCGCCGGCAGCGGCGCGTGCTATTTGTTCCATCTCGGCGCGTCCCAGGATATCCCTGTTGTGATGCATGACCAAACAGAGAGAGCGCTCGCAACCGACATTGACGGCGTGGAGAGCGAGTGCGAGTGCGTCCTGTGGCGAAAGACGCGCTACGCCGAGCATGAAATCGAGTAGGTCGCGCGCGCTCACATCGATGGCCTTGGCGAGAGACGATACGTTGGGCGTCACCGCGGTCGCCTCAAACACGGCACGCACCGCCGCTGAATAGGAGGGCTGCGAAATGCACCCGGCCTCAATTGGCGGCACATCATCGTCGCTATCATCGCTATCGTCGCTATCGTCAATCACTGGATTGCGTGCCGTGCGTATGCACATGGTCGTATAAACGCGCTGCATGGCACGCTGCATGGCCTCTAGCGCCGCTCCGCGGGGGTCATCGACGGTATTCTTGGTAGCCGCATAGTCGTCTACAGCATTGTCCGTGGTGTCATCGTCGTTACTGGCATGGTCGTCGTGGGTTTGATTTGACGAGTTGACGTTGGCCACTCCAACCAAGCTAGGTCGGTCGCGTGCGCCACGAGAATCAGTGCACGCGCGACCGGCCAAGCGCGCCACGGCCCTGCACGTGGGCACCAGTATATCGATGCGTGGCGCGTGCATTTCGATAATGTCGTCGATGAGCGACAAGAGGCCATCGACCCCGAGGCGTCCACCAATCTCTTCATGAGCGACCATGCGCTCAAACATGGTCGTGAGCGACGCGTTGGCGACGCGCACGAGCAAGCGTCTGGCTTCATCCGGCGAGTCGATATCTCCGGGCGCCAGGGCATCGAGACAATAGAGCACGCCTTCGTGGTCGCCCGCGACCACGCGCTCGCGCAGATAGGCACCCGAAGGGGCGTCGTGATAATGGAGATCATCTCCCTGGTCGTGCCAGGCATAGTCAAAGTGTGCCTCTTGCGACACACGTTGGCGCTTGGGCAAAAGGCGTTCGGCACGCGCAACAATGGCGTCGCGCTGGTGTTGCTCCACAGGCAACTGTCCAAACGGGCCGCATATGCCACCGTTGGGATTCGTGCGCAACCACCGATAGACCTCGACAATGTCAAAGGCGACGCGCACTTTGGGATCGCCCACGGTGACAATGAGACGTCGCTCGGGTGGGACCGCTGCAATGAATTCCTCGCGCGTCATCGATAGCGCGTCGATGGTAAATCCTTGGTCGAATGCAGCGTCTGCATCATCATCGGCAATCTGGCATGCTGGCCGTTTGCGTCCGGCACCCGATGGTGCGCTATCGTCGATAGAGGGCGTCGACGATGTATGGCCCGACCTATGGGCCTGACGCCACCGAGCCGCTCTGCGGCGTGCCCGGCGCACCCGACGTCCCATCGAGAGACGTGCGACAGCGGTTGCCATGGTGTTGCCTGGCTGACTTTGTTGTTGTTGCGGCGGTGATGCTTGCGATGCAGTCGCCATGGTTGCCGTTGTTGTGTGACCGCAAAGAAGAGCGAGCCTCGTACTGTGTGTGCGTCTCTATCTTTTTTCCGGCAAGAGGGTCTGTTTCTTTTGCGTGCTCGGCCGCCGCCTCTTTTGCTCAGCCTCCTCTTTTTCTCTTTTTTTTTCTTTTCTTTCGCGTAGAGCACCAATGGCAATCGGTCGTTCTCTGCCTCTTTTTGTTTCCTTTTTTTCTTTTCAGTTTAGAAGGAGTCTGGCGTTGGGCAGAATACGCAGCCGACTGGCGCACACACCCAAAAGAAATCGCAACAACAACGGCAACAAAAAAGGCGGGGTGGGTTGTATGCGTAAAAAAAAGAAAAGAGTGAATCACTTTGGAAGAAAACGGCCAATGCGCAAAGGCAAACGGGCGCACATGTCGCAGACGCACGAAAAATAGATGCAATTGGTCAGGAAAAAAGCACATCAAAAAAATCCAGAAAAAATATGTCAAAGAAAAAAGAAAAGAGTATTGCAGAGTGACGACGTCGACGCGCTGCGGGATCTCTCTCTCTCTCTCTCTCTCTCTATCTCTCTCTCGCCAAAAGGGACAGAGTGATTTTAAAAAATGCAAAGTGCAAGAAAATGGCGCACAGAAACAAAAAAAAAGACATAGTTGTGGTTGGTAAAAAAAGTCATCCCCTTTTTCTTTGTGTGGTTTTTAAAGATTGTTGTTTATTGCCTGGGCTGCATCAGACGCCCACCTTTTTGCGCATCTCGCCGGTGCGGCCTCACAGCGAGGCACACCCCCTTTGAAGTACAAGTAGAGTCGCCAACATGGGAAAAAAGATGTGTGATCGTATGTGTTTCTGCAGACACTGAAGGGGGCAATGCAATAGGGGTGTCGGCAACGCTGGCTCTTGCCCGACATTTTCGGCTGTACCATGCACCTATTGTTGTTGTCGTTGTTGCACAAAAGGACGCCTCGATCTGTCCACCTGCTCGGTTGGGTTGGCGTGCCATCGGCAGGGAAAATTCCTTCCTTTTTTTTAGTTTTTTTTTGGTCATTGTTATGGCCGTTTGTGCCTCTTTTGGCTGGCGTGCTTTTGCACTCTTGCACGACCACCGGCACCGCTCGAAAATTCTTTTGTTCCCTTGCATTTTTTTTCTCAGTATCTCTCTTTTTATCTTGGTGCACAACTGACTCTCGGGAACCAAAGGAGCCGGCACCGCCTGGCGGAAAGAAAAAAAGAAAGAATCCCAAGAGCGTGCCATCTCGGCACACACACGACACGACCCCACCAAGGTGCAATAAGAAAAAAAATGCACGAGCCGACACACGAGCGGCCGAGGACACGCGTGCGCGCGACGTCGGCGCGGCATGTTAGAGCGCCACCGGCCTCGACCTCCCGGCAACCAGCGGAAATCGGCCGACGTACGGAAAGGGACGCTTGCGCATCCTCGCCCCGTTTGTGCGCTTTTCTACATCTTCTCGTCCGTTGCCCTTCCCCCCGTCCGACACCCACAAAAGAGGCCCGCGGCGCGCCTCCCAACACCAACAGAAAAGGAAAAGAAAAAGAAACAGCGACCGCAGAAACAGCGACCGCACACATACACAGAAACCCCAGCATGACCAGACGTCGGCAGTCGGCCTTTTGCATGGTCACCGAGCCTTTGGACTCGCTGTCGCCGCCGCCGCCGCGCAGACGACACTCTCACCGCCGCGATAGCGATGATGACAGCGCCTTCAGCCACCGGTCCACGCTGACAGACACGAGCACGTTTTCGTCCTCTGACGGCAAGCGCGCCTATAAAAAGACCACGGTCACGACCACGACCACCGTCGAGAGCACAGAGCCCCGCTCGCCCGTGGCCACGTCGACATCATCGCGCTCGTCGTCCAACTGGTCGTGCGGTTGGGACGCGCCGCTCATCTCAGAGCCCACCCTGTCCTCGCTGCCCACCTACACCTTTGACAGCGAACACGACAAGAGAAAGAAACACGCCAAGGGCGACAAAAAGGACAGGAAAACCGACAAAAAGAACCTAAAGGGTGCCAAAAAGGCCGACGACCGCCAAGTCAATCGCAAGAGCGGCCACAAGGCGCAGACCCAACGGCGATCCAAGCGACGTCTGACTGATGCGGAAACCGACGCCGAGATTTACCGCGCCGACCGCGCGGCGGATCCGTGGCTCTCTCGGCGCCCTCGCGCGGCACAGCACAAGGGCGCCGCGCGGCTCGTGCCCTCAACGACCGCCGAGGATCCATGGAGCCGCAACATTGCGTCCGAGGCCGACGCAAGCGCATCGGTCTACCATTCAAGCGACGATCACGCCGCCGTCGCCAACACTTCGTCGTGGCCGCTCGTCGCCCACAAGGACGACCCCTCTGGCCAATCCCCTTCGTCTTTGTCCTCGCCAGACACTCAAGACGACATTGGCTCGGCGTCTGTAGACTCTAGTGTTTCGAGTGCGACGGCCGACCGCGACTATGCCGTCGATGCCATTGATGCCGATAAGGGGGAGGATGAGGATGAGGATGATGACCGACACGGTGCCGCAGACCAAGACAGCGCATCTCATTCGTACGCGTCATCTTCTGACGAGACAACGGCCACGTCGATCTACAGCAGCACCGCCGAACTGTCGTCGGCGTCGACCAACACAGAGGATTATCGTGGCTATGATCGTGATCATGACGATCACAACAACGGCGATGATCGCCACGCGGACAAAGACCTTGGCACAGCGACGACCTACAGCGCCGACGACGACGATGACGACGACAATAGCAGCAGCGGAGACAACAGCCAAGGCAATGGCGATCGCGCCTGTCACTGTTGGTGCGCTCATGACCTTGGCCACGGCGGAAGCCAACCGACTGGTACGTCATCATCATCATCATCATCATCGTCGGCCGGCCAGGACGATAGCGCCAGAGATGCGTCATCGTGGGATGGGCCTGCTGTCGCTTGTACGTGCCGTCGTGCGCCGTCCCACAACAACGAATGGCCTATGGAACACGGGGAGAGCAGCGCAGCAGACACGTCGGGCTCCTCGTCGACGTTGTTCTCGTCCTCGGCCGCTGACGAGTGCGCAAAGGTCAAGATCAACAGACGAGTTAGGAAGCCGCGCGATCCGCCCGTCTACATTCGCGCCTGCCATCGTGTGTCGACGCATCGCCGCGGATCTCTGTGCGACGATGACGACGACGAATACGGTTCCAAAGGCGACGAGTGTCTGGCGGCGTCTGGGAGCACGCGCAAGGATGGCGTGGTCGAGACCACATCGGTGACCGTGGCCGAACCGGCCGTGCGGCCGTGCGAGCCTGACGCACCCCATGCCATCTATGGACGTCCGCGACACGCACACTGCAACGCCAAACCGTCGGCGCCCGTGGTCGTGGCCCCCGGCGTGTGCGATCTGCCCGGCGGCGCCACCGAGTCGTTTTGCGCGTTGGGCGCCACCTACACGCTCTTGGCGGGCGCGGTCGACACGCGATGCCGCGTCGAGGCGGCGCTTGTGACCCTACCGCCGCGCGCTTGCGCCCAGCCGTGCTTTGTCTTTGCCGGTTCGGACGTGTCGTTTGTGGGCGTGTCGGGCAGCGGCGCCATCACCATCAACGGTCGCACCTACCCGCTCACGGCGACGGCCTACTTTTACGTGCGCGCCGGCTCGGCCTTTGCCGTGTCCAACAGCGTCGGCACCGCGCCGCTGGTCTTTGTGCAGCAGTTTGTCGGTGCAGCCGCCGGCCTCGGCTTCTACCGTGAGGTGGCCACCTACGAGGCTGGCGTGGGCGGCGCAGTCAACGTCGACCCGCGCGTTGTCGAGGCCATCGGTGCACACTATCACGTGCGCGCGGCGGCGGGTCCCGGTTCGTGCGGCGGCGTCGGCGCCCTTGGCAACCGCTGGAGCGCGTTTGTGCCGCCGGGCGTTGTGCGCTTTGTGCCCACGCCTCTGTGCGAGGGCGACAACAGTAGCGACAGCACCAGCGACGGTGACGATAGTGATGGCGACGAGAGCGCGTCAGTCTCCTCTTCTTGCTCAACGGCGAGCAGCGACCGTTACGATGTGTGCCAGCCGGATCATTGCGAGGACGATCGCCTGATCGATGATTCCAAGGACGCCGGTTTGGATTCGTGGGGCCTGCGCCGCCACCAGTTGCTCGTACTGGCGGCGGTCGGACCGTGTCACGGTGCAGCCGCGCATCCGGCCGCCACAGTGCGCCCCACCGATCTCGACGCCTTTGTCGCCGTGGGCGCGCTGGGGTCGCGCGTGACGGTGCGCGCCACGATCATTCGTGACCCGCGCTTTGGCGGATGTCCCGACGTGCTCGCGCGTCCGACCATCAACGGCGGCGAGACCATCACTTTGGCCACCGGCGTGTCCTACTGGACCTACTATGACGAGGACGAGAACAATGTGATTGTGCAGTCCCTGCCTGGCTCACGTCTCCCCCCGACCGTACCGCAACCATTCAGCATGTCGCAGCCGCCACTGACCCCGTTTGCCGCCGGCAATGTCGTGTCCGGCCTCCCGTCCGCGTCGGGTCTCCCGCCCATCGCCGTGCGTCCGCTGCCTTTTGCCTAGAGACGCGCTGCCGTCCGGGCAGGCATGCAACAGATTTTGCCCTTTCCTCTTTTTTCTTTCCTGCCCCTTTTGATTCCTAAGAGGAAAAAATAAAAACATACCCCACACACACATTGAAATAACAATCAGCCCCGGTGATCGAGTAAAATTTGCGTCGTGATTTTGTCGGCCAATTGTTATCATGGCGCATATTTGTGCGTGCGTACTCGTGTCAGGTTTACAGTCCCCAAACTCTCGAAAGGGGGCAAAAGAGGGAGTCACACAAAAGAAATCGACGTATTGTCACAAAAAGTGTTTGCGGGCTGTTGTTTTGTCTGCTCGGGAATACACAAAAGTGCCAACGGCAGACATGCCTCGCTCCTCACATGTCTACAATTTTCAAGCAGACAAAACAACAGCCCACAAACACTTTTTGTGACAACACATTGACTTTTTGTGTGACTTTTTCTTTTGCCCCCTTTTGAGAGTTTAGGGACCGTAAAGGCCGCCCCCTTTTCACGGGGGGCGAGAAAAAATATCTCCTGGCGTGCGATCAAAAAAAAAAGAAGAAAAAGGCAAACAAAAAGGTGTCGCGCGCGATGGCCTCAACATTTTTTTTTTAAGAAAAAAAAAGAGGACACGCAAGGAGAAAAAAAAGAGCCATGCTCTTTTCTTGTAGGACCAATGTTGTCGCATTGACAAAAAAAGAGGCTTTCTTGGGGACAGACGGCGCAACAGCAGGGTTTCCCCACGGGCGCAGGCACCATTTTCCTTATGTTCCCTTTTTTTACATCTCATGGCAGAGAGGCACACTAGAGGAAAAAAAAAGATGGAGGTGGAGCGCACGCACGCAGGCAGCCCACCATAGCCATAGACGACGGCGACAAAAAACATTTATGGTGCACCACCGCGACCACGCTCCCGGTATGTTCTTTCTTTTTTCCAAATATGCTTCTTTTTCTCTTTTTTTTTTGATACGGAAAGCAAGACCCGCAACAGAGAAAAACCAGAAAAGAGGTGGAGGCGAATAGGAGAGGCGAGATCAAGCGTCGTGGTGGTGTCTGGCTTGCGCGACCGTGCGCACGCCGCACACACACACGCCAAAAAGAGGCAAGAAAGCACAGCCTATCATCGTGCACGAGGAAACAAAAAAGAAACGATCAACGCTCGATGGTCTTTTTCTGTTTTTTTTTGTAATTCTCTTTTATTTTCGTGGGCCTTTGTGCGCATGCGCGTGCGCGCGTGTTCACCACGCGCGCGATGCGCCGCGGTACCAACCGGCGCCTGTCGCGCTAGCCGACGCGACTGCGCGCTGCGCCTGCTGGAGACGCGCGCGCTCTTCAGCAGCCCGCGTGGCGGCCACCTGGCTCTGGAGGAGGAGTTGTTGCGAGACATCGTCATAGGCCTGTGCCTGTGCGTCAATGGCACTCAGGGCCGCGTCGGCCGCGACGGGAAGCGCCGCATTGGGCGGCCCGTAGACGTTGCCCCCATAAGGCGGTTGCGGTCGATACGAAGGTCCATCGTAGGGCACCGCCGGGACGCCATAGAGCGAACCCAACGGTGACGGCGCGATGGTCTGAGCGGCCGCCGTCTCAATGGCCACGTCACGCGCCACGTCTTCGAGCACGGCGGCGCACACGTCGGCAAGAGTCATGAAGCGCGCTCCCGGTATGCCGCGTGCCTCGGCCCTGTCATAGATGAGGTTGACCTGTTCACGTGTGGCGTTGGCCCAGCCCGACGCGCAGGCCTGGCGCGCCAGTTCGTCTGCGGCATCGATGGCGCGTGCGCTCACAGAGGCACCCAGCGGGAGGCCGGCGGTCGCCGCGGCAATGTCAGACGCAAGGAGCGCCTCTTGCCGCTGCTGTTGGCGCACCAGCGAACCCATGCCCGATCCGGCGATACCGGCGGCGCCCTGCACGATGAGATTCTTGCGCGCCGTCAGCGCCGCCAGGACTTGGTCACAGTCGGCGCCAGTGCCCAGGTTGCCCAGTGCCGCGCGCAAGCCTGGCGCCAGCGGGTTGCCAACAGCGCCTGCGCCGTAGATGCTCGCATAAAGATCGGGGTGGCTGAGCGCGAGTGCGTCGACGCAGCCCGGACGCGACGCCGGCGCGGTCAGTGCTGCAACAAAAGGTGTCGACATCTTCTTCTTCTTTTCCTCTCTTTCTTTGTGCGTGTGTCTGTGTGCGGGAGAGTGAGGGCTCTGTGCGTGTGTGCGTGCGTGCGCGGTGTTGCCTTTTTCTCACTGGCGCGCGTCTTTGCTTTTTGCGCGTGCCCATTGTCCCCTTTGGCCGACTTTCCGGGCGCTGTCCATCTATTTTTTTCCTGGAGCCGCCCCTGCCGGTCGTCGGTCCACCGTCACACACGCACTCGTACATACACCAGAGAGATGCACACAGAGGAAAAACACGCCGCTCTTTTTTTTTTGTTTTCTTCTTTTCACACCATCCTTTGCGCACGCCAGGTTTGCCTCCTCTTTTTTTGTCTGATTCTTTCAAACAGAAAAAAAAGAGAAACAGGAAAAAAAGGATCGTCGCAGCCAAGAGTACACTGCGCAGGGATCATGTTGCCGCCGGGCCTTTGCAGAGACACACAAAACCGCGCAGAGGAAAAACGTCCCCCTCTGCGATGTCAACAAATGGGGGAAAAATAGAGGTGGCAAAAAAACCAGAAAAAACGGGTACGAAAAAAAAGTCACGTCGGGTGTATCGTCACGGACGCCAATAGTCGATGGGGTCAAAGGGCGATACGTCCGTCTGTGGCCGCAAACGGATCGACGCATAATGACGCATGCGCGTCGCGCTCGGCAGGACAAACACGCACACGTCAAAGAGATCAAAAAGACGCTCGGCACAGCCGAGACCGGCCAGCTTGGTGCCGTCGAGCGCGGCAGAAAGCGCGTCAACGATGCGGCGCCGCACGATGGCAGCGTACGCGGGTGTCTGCACGGCGCGCTCCATTGACTGAAAATCGAGATAGGGGAAATCGGGTGGAAGTCCTAGAGGCACGGCGCCTGGAAAGAATTCAACCTGGTCGAGCACTGTGGCGAATTCAGGGAGCGGTTCATCGAACCGATCCAGGCTCACGAGACCCGATCGCGGATCTCTAGGGTCGGCGTAGAGGTCAAATGCCATGCCGTAGGGGGTCGGCCCTGTGGGCACGCCGTACGCGTTGGCAATGAGTGAGCGCCACAGATAGGGACGCATAGTCGCGTTGCCCAATATGGCTTGTGCCTTGATGGGCATCGTCCCCGGCGAGCGATTCGTGGCCCACAGCAAGAGGTCGTTGCGTGTCACGCGATCGAGATCGGTGCGTTGGATGATTTGGCCGCGACGTCCGGCCCTGCCACCGCGCGGCGGTGCGCCGCCCATTACGGCCCGCGGTGCGGTGCGTGCGTCGACGATCGCCTGTGCCGCAAGCAACCACGCCCATAGGATACACCGACGCGGGTCGCGCAGTGTGACGAGAGCGCGCGCAGTATCGAGTAGCGAGCGTCGGCCCGTCAGAGGTAGGCCCAGGCGCTTTGGATCTACGGTGGTTCCCTCACACACAAAGCGGGTCTCGCGGTCGGCCGAACATAGGCCGATGGCCTGCGCCTCGCGGCCCGTGGCCAGCATGTACTCGATCAGTTCGGCCACGACTTCGCTCGGCAATGCCTTGGTGAGGCTCGCCAATGGTTGGATCACAGTCGCCGGCGCCCTAGGAGCAGCGGCAACCGCCGTCGGGCCGACGGTCGGGGCGCCGGTCCCCAACCATCGTTCATAGTCGATACGTGGACGGCGTCGCGGCGCTACACCTCCCGGCACCGGCTCTGGACGCATCCGTTTGCGCATTGTTTTTTTCGTCGTACACAAGAAAAATCGTCAAAGGGCCGCCCTGTGGTTGTCAAAGGGCCGCCCTGTGGTCGTCAAACGGTCGCCGTGCGGTCGCCAAAGGCTTGGCCGTGTCCTTTTTTTTTTGTCGTGGACGTAAGCGGTGCGCCGCTGCGAAAGGATTCTCTCTTGTTTTACCTATTCGGTTCGGAATCCCGATGTGCAGTCGACGCAAAGATTCTCACCGGGGGAATGCAAGAGAAGAAGAAAAAAAGAGTACGACGCCGGGTTGGCGCCCTCGCCAAAGGGGACGCAATGAGACGACAACGGGCCAACTCCTGCCTGCCCTTGTGATGGTGAGCAAATCGATCTCGCGTTGGTCCTTTTGTTTTTCTAGTGCATGGCAACGACAACGCCGACAGCAACCCAAAGAAAACCGGTAAACTGCATCGGGTTTGGGGCGACGCACATATGTCGCCAAATCCCTTTCCATTGTCTTTGATGGCTCGCCAAACAAACCGCGCGTGCACTTTGATCTCTTGGTGATGCGCCTGGCGACAACTTTGTGTCCGCCAAGGAACACGACATATTTTTTTGTATCGTTGCTGCCGTGCCTTGTCGGCGCGATGTCAGGTTCTCAAGTATCGCCTTGACCAAGAGGCAAGACGCTTCGGCATTCATTCGTAGGGTTCGTTGCGCACACACAGTCTTTTGACGACAATGCCCGATGCGGGCTGCCACACGAGCGACGCGTGCAGTGCCGGTTCCTCGGGGCGACACTCTATGCCAAAGATACAAATCTCACCGCTAGCGACGACGGCGCTAGCAAAAAAAATATAAAAGAAAGAAAAAAGGAACCGATGGCCAAGGAATTTGCTTTGGCACTGGAAAAAAAGGCTCTACTGAAAAAAAAAGAAGAGGGGAAAATTTTTGGGCGGGGGGGGGGAGCAGGAAATAGGGATGTGCAGCCAAAGCACAGCGCATATGTCCTATGGCCGCCAAAAGCGCAGCGATAATCCGATGCCGCGTCTCCCTGTTTTTCCCCTGGAATGATAGGTTCTCGCCTTTTTTCCCCTTTTGCTTTTTGCATTTGTTTGCGCCAGCGGCATGGCGGTGGCCAGGCGGTCTTTGCGACCACGAAAAAGGGATGAGACGAGGGCCGTGCCGTGGCCGTCGCCGTGCCGCGCCGCTCGTCGTCCCGCACCGCGAGAGGACCGACCACCAAAGCAAGACAGAGCCCGCCTCGTCCACACACCGCCTTCATTGCGCCCTCGCGCTCTATTTCGTCGTGACCAAGCGTCTTGCCGTTCCGCCCAACACCTAGCGTCCTCTGCGCCGTCGATCACTCTCACCGACCGCTCCTGTGCGACCGCACTCGCGTACACGCCCGCACACTCCCTCTAGACCCACTCGCTCGGTTCGCTTCCGTGTCCGGAGCGCGCCCGACCCGCGACCGACTGGGAAACCGACCGTTGCCTCCCTTCTGCGCGCCTGCCCCCTCTTTTTTCCCAACTCCCGCCCACACAAAAGCAACCATGTCGATTCCCGTGTGGCCCGTCACCAACAACGCATGCTGCCGACCGTGCGCGCAGCAGCAGCAGCATGTCTTGCCATGCCAGCAGCAACAGCAGCACCAGCAGGTCCAGCGCATTGAGGTCGAGTGCTTTTGCAAAAAGAAAAAGGCCCATCATCACCACGGCAAGCCCAAGAAGAACAAGGCGCACCATCACCAAAAGTTTTCTTGCCCGTCATCTTCATCTTCGTCGTCGTCTTCATCGTCGTCGTCGTCTTTGTCATCGTGCTATGTGGTGCCCGATAGCGACTCGTGCACCGAGGTCTACAAGAAGCACCACCATCACCACCACAAGGACGACAAGAAGCAGCACCACAAGAAGCACCACAAGGGCTGCACCAGCAAGATCGAAATCGAGATCGTGATCCCGCCGTCGCTGCCGTGCCCCGAGCCGTGCCCGCCCTCGTCGGCACAGACGTGCGGTATCGGCTGCTCGGCGCTGGCCACCCAGTTGCTGGGCCTCGTGAGCACGCCCACACCCACGGCCGCCGCCATCGCGCTCTTTGTTACCAACGCGACGGCCTATGTTGCGTGTCGCACGGCGTCGGGCGCTGCGCTGGCACCCGACGTCATTGCGCTCAACGCGCTTCTGACCTTCCTCGCCACCGTGCCCGCCGGCACCTTCCCGCCCACGGCGCAGGCGCTCGCCCTCCAGGCCTACCAGCGCCTGATCGAGGTGTGCGGCAACTGTTTCCCGTGCCCGCCGCGGCCCTGCTTCTAGAGCGACAGTGGGTCCTCCTTCTTTTTCCCCTCCTCTGTCATCTTGTGGTCTCTGTGTGTTGTCGTTGTTGCTGTTGTTGTGCCGCCCCGCGTCCGTGATGGCGTGAAGAAAGAACCGGAAAGAAAGGAAAAAAAAGAAAAAGGCCCAGCGGGTGTTTGTTGCGCCTTTGTCCTTTTGTGTTTTTTCCTCTTCTTCCATTCTTCATTTGTGCATGATCGTCTTTTGTCTCGCCTCCTTTTTCCATTTTTTTTTCATTTGCGCTCCTCGTCTGGCGCCTACGCCGGCGACCAATGAGGAAAAAAGAAGAGACGACAGGCCACAGTCGGAAAGCATCGTCCCAAGCGCTTGCCCATGGAAAAAAAAGCGAGGCAAGGCCCAAGAGGGAGACAAAAGCGACTACCGCCGCTGTGTGGCACCACTGCCAAGTGAATAAAAAAAAAAAGAAAAAAAGAAAAGAGATGCGCGCGCGACAAGCCGAAACAAAGCTGCTTCCTTTTTCCCCTCTCCTTTTCTCTGTCTCTTTTCTTAACCTTTTTCCCTCTCAGCGTCCGTGGCGGCGGGGGGGGGTGTGCACCAAAGTCATGCGCGCGCGTGCAGCCGACAGGCCGGGGCCACGGCGGCCGCCGCCACTGCCCAGGACGCGCATGCGTGTGCGCGCGCTACTGTGCCTCGCATCGGCCTGATCGTCGCCCGATGAGGCCCGACCGGGTGAAGTAGGTTAACGGTTTAACGAGCACACACACTCCCGCACCAAAGACACGCGTCACAGCGATCCCCCATCGACCGACAACCGCACACACCCACCCACACCGTCACCATGGCCCACTACAACAAGAAGCACGCCGCCTACAAGCGCGACGACGACTGGTACTCGGAGGACAGGAGCGTCGCCTACAAGGACGCCGAGGAGGAGGACGATGGTGAGGACGCCAAGAACGCCTACTACCACAAGAAGGACTACAAGAAGAAGCATCACCACGATGACGACTCTTCGTCCAGTTCTTCCTCGTCGTCGTCGTCAGAGAGCACCGACTACAAAAAGTGCCCGGAGAAAAAGTGCATCAAGGTGTGTGCCGTGCGCGGCCCGCCCGGTCCGCGTGGTCCCAAGGGCGACTGCGGCAAGTGTGGCCCGTGCGGTCCCAAGGGCGACTGCGGCAAATGTGGTCCGTGCGGTCCCAAGGGTCCCAAGGGCGACAAGGGCGAGCGCGGCCCCAAGGGCAAGGACGGCAGGGACGGATGTGCCGGCGAGCGTGGCCCCAAGGGCAAGGACGGCAAGGACGGCTGCGCCGGCGAGCGCGGTCCCAAGGGCGAGCGTGGCCCCAAGGGCGAAAAGGGTGACAAGGGCGAGCGCGGACCCAAGGGCAAGGACGGCAAGGATGGCGAGTGCGGCCCCAAGGGCGACTGCGGCAAGTGCGGACCGTGCGGCCCCAAGGGACCCAAGGGCGAGCGCGGCCCCAAGGGCGAGCCCGGATGCCATGGCCCGCGCGGCCCCAAGGGCGAGAAGGGCGACAAGGGCGAGCGCGGACCCAAGGGCGAAAAGGGCGACAAGGGTGAGCGCGGCTTCAAGGGCAAGGACGGCAAGGATGGCGAGTGCGGCCCCAAGGGCGACTGCGGCAAGTGCGGGCCGTGTGGTCCTTGCGGCCCCAAGGGTCCCAAGGGCAAGGACGGCAAGGACGGCTGCGCTGGTCCTCGCGGTCCCAAGGGCGAGAAGGGCGACAAGGGCGAGCGCGGCCACAAGGGCGAGCCCGGTTGCCCCGGCCCCCGCGGCCCCAAGGGCGCTCCGGGTCCCCAGGGCGAGTGCGGCCCGCGCGGTCCTCGCGGCCCCAAGGGCGAGGACGCCGTCGTCGACGAGTGCCTGATCAAGGAATTGGTCTACAAGGCAGTCCACAAGGTCATCGACAAGAAGGACGACAGCGAGGACCACGACGACCACAAGAAGCACAAGGAGTACAAGAAGAAGAAGCACTACGAGGAGGAACAGGACAACGACGAGGAGGACGACGAGTACAAGCACAAGAAGGACGACCACGACGACGAGGACGACGAGGACGACTATGAGGAGGACAAGAAGAAGAAGGACAAGTACAAGCACGGCAAGAAGTACGACAAGAAGAAGGGCGCCAACTGGTCGGACTCTTTCTGGAGCGACGGCAAGCGCAAGGTCTACCACCACTAGACCACGCATGTCCCACCCCCCCCCCCTTAGCGTGCGCAGTGTGCCCTGTTCTCAAAAGGCTCGGTGTGCTCCTCAAGGCAAAATAAAGGGATAAAAAAGTAAAATGGACATGACATGAAAAAAAAAAGACGGAGAAGGCTCTCCAAAGGGCGGCAAAGACCAACCGCATCGCATAGAAGAAAAAACCAACACCGCGCATGAAAAAAAAATACACGAGGGACAGGACAAAGGCGCCACGGCAAAAAAAGAGAGGCCGCGCGCGAGCAGCCACGGTGGTGCGTCTGCAAAAAAAAAGTTGTCGCATTTTTTATTTTCCAAAAACCCGTCCAGAGGGCATCGCTGGATATCGCGCCCAAAGCGAATGCGAACAAGAATTCAGTAATCGCGCATAAATCGTGCTCAAATTTAGATTACCTCGCACTCGGGTTCTGAGTCGCATTCGCACTCGCACAAAAATGTGCTCATTTCGCGCTCTATTTGTTCACAATTCTTAAAGTTTTATTCGTGTTCGCATTCACATTGCGAGCGGCTTGTGGCCGGCTCAAGTCGGCTGGGTCGCCCCTTAGCCGAAGCCAGCCGGCTAGCCATTCCCGGCATTCGTCGTGTCTTCTAGGCAGTGTGCGTAGTGTGTTGCCTGCGCGAGCCAGGCGACTTGCAATACTCGCCGGTTGCGCGACCTTTTCGAGGACGCGTCAGTAATGGCGCTTTTTCTTTCATTGGACAATTTATTTTTTCGCATCTCACGGGTTTGTTTTCTTGTCGCATGATTTTTTCTTGATTCGGTGGCGACCACCGCGCGGATATCTTTTTTTTTCTGGTCGGGGGCGCTTTTGCGCGGATTATCCGTAAGGGAGCCGGCGAGAGGCGCCATACCGAAAGGCCATCGCGCTCAGGGCCGGCTTTTTTGTTGGCAGTCGCGACGCTCTTTTATGAAAGCGAGCGGGCGGCGCAGCAAAAAAAGCACAGGTGCATGCCTTTTTTTCTACTCTTTCTTGCGCCCCGCGAGATTATTTCTCTTTGTGGGAATCTGTCCTGTGCGCCCCCATGACGCCCTCTGCCCGTTCTCTCTTTTCCTCGTGTAGTCTGTGCGCTGCCAAAGCACAAAGCCCGCGAAAGAAAAAAAAAAGAGAAATGGGTCCATGAGTTCACGGCACTCGATGCGTCCAATGTATGAGGGACCGCGCCCCTAGAGCCCACGACGCACTCGGAGAACCGGCACGCCGAGCAGGACGATCCTGAGCGATCGCACCCGGCCCGCGAGATACCACGTGTCCTCTCGATCGCCCGGCACCGCGTACAGGGCGACGTCAAACACAGACGTGAACGGCGGGAGGGAGAGACCCGTTGCACGTTGGACGGCCAGGCACGGACCCCTGTGGTTGGCGGCCACGCGTTCGTCGAGGTAGGCCCCGAAAGCCGCGCCGACCCCGGGCGACGCCAGCGCGCGGCGTATGACGGGGTCGCGCCCTCGTGTCCCGCGCCACCGCTCAAAGTCGTCCATGGAGACGAATGGTCCACGCGACGGGTCTGCGTGCGCGTTGATGACCTCGACCATCGTGCGGCCCGCCTGCCGTCCGATCGGCTGCACGTCGTGTCCCACCACCGGACCGGCGGGTCCGATCGGCGTCGCTGTGTCGGGCGCGATCCCTTGACGCCACTGGCCGCTGCTCCCGGTGGCCCTTAGCCAGCGCGTCAGCAGCGGTGAAGGTTCTGAGCGCCACTGGCGCCGGGCTGCGGTACCTGGAGCCGCGGTAAGCCAAGCGTACCAGTCGAGCACAGTGCCGGCATCGACGGCGTGCGGCGTCGACGTCGGGCGCTCGATAATCCCTAGCCGATCGAGTACGGACTCGGCCGATCGCGCGTCGTTGGATGGACTCTGTGTCGTGTTGGCTTGATAGTATTCCGGTATGCCTGCACGCAACCTCTCCTCGTCGCGAAAGACATACCGGGCAAAGGCCTGCATCAAGCACAGGGCCTGTGCGAGGCTGACCGCGATGGCGCCGGCGCCGGCGCCCATGGCTACGAGCGCGCGCGCATAATCGAGACCCGTCGAGACCGATTCGCCAGGCGGCGCCGAAAAGCCGCTGGCAACGGCTAGTGTGCGCGCCGGTATGCTACGCAGCAACGACCGCTGGGTGGCGCTGGCGGTCGCCAGATCGAGGGCGCTCTGCGGTGAGGCCTGGGCCGTTCGGCGCATGATTTCGTACTGGACATCCAGCGGCAGGGTCTGCTCATAGGACCGTGCGGGTTGCATCATGGACGCCATCTGCCGTCCGCGGCGCGCGGCGTGGAGCGCAGCCAGGAGCGCGTTGGGACTCGGGGCGGGCGCAAGGGTTCGAGTTTGGTCGCGATGAGCCTGCACAGCCGACGACCATGCAGGTCCGCCGACGGATCCCAATCGGTCGCATTGGGCGTCGAGCGTCCATGGCGTCGGGACGTCGGTACCGTAGAACCGAACGGCCTCCATGACCGCTTCGACGTCGGCCGTACCGGCGTTTGCTGTGTCGGCGCAGACGCGCGCGGCATCCGACAGGTACGCGCTCAAGCCGGGAGAGGGGCGCTTGGCCGCGGGGGCACCGTGCGTACGAGGCGGCACACGCTTCATCTACGCCTTTTCCTTTGGGAGCGCAGACACAGGCATCGTGCCGCGACCATCGAGACACCGGCGAGTCGCCACTACCATCGCGGTGCCCCCTGGTGCAGAGCGCTGGAGAGGTCGCCAAGAGCGCTCAAAAGAGGGGCGTCCACGCCACGGCTTGTGCCTAACGCTGGGCAACGGCTGCGCCTAAGCCGGCTAACCGGCTAGCCGGCATCATCTAGGCAACCGGCTGGAGCCGGCTACAAGCTGTCGACAGAAAGAAGTGCAGTGCGAATAAAATGAGCACAATTTGAGCACAATGCTATCGCGGATGCGAGTGCGAATAAGCCGACCGCGAATGCGAGTTCCTTGTTCTTCAGAATTTGCGCATAATATTTCTACATTTATTCGCACTCGCAATAGCATTGTGCTCAAATTGTGCTCATTTTATTCGCACTGAACTCCTTTTTGTCGACAGCTTGTAGCCGGCTCCAGCCGGTTGGCTCGACCCTTAGCCGCGCCGGCTAGCCGTTGCCCAGCATTGGCAGCGCCACCCGCGGCAAAGGAAAAGTAGGGCAGCACGCGCGCACAACCGTCGCCAGCGACACGAAAACGCGCCTCCTCGTGTCGAGGCAGGATGTTTCCGTCCAAGAGGAAAAAACACACAGCGCATCAAGAAACAAAAAAAGATAAGACAATGCACTGGTAGGACCGGGCAGTCGCCGCTAGACGATGCCTTTTGTGTGTGTGTGTGTGTGTGTGTGTGTCGACTTTCTTTCCAGCCCCTAAAGCCTCAAAAGGGGCAAGGGAAAACCCTAAAAAAGCCAACAACATTGGTCCCAAAAGTGCATGCGGCCTGGTGTCCTGTCTGCTCGGGTGCACGTAAAAGTGGCGACAGCGGACATGCCTCAATCCTTTTTTGTGTCTACAATCTTTTGGCAGACAAAACAATGGACACTTTTGAGACGCCTTGTTAACTTTTTAAATGGCTCTCTTTTGCCCCTTTTGAGACTTTGGGGCTGCAGTCTTTTTTTTTGTTTTTTTTCCTGCGTCGTACCCATTGTCTCTTTTTTTTTTGTTACAAAACATAGATGCAATGTTTTTTTATTCGTGCGTCGTTGGGTGTCTCGTTCAAACATGGGCCGGCGTTGTGGGTGTCGCCACAGGGCCTTTGGATAGCATGCGGCACTTTGGGTCCCACACGGCAAAGCGCCACGCGGTGGTCGGCCTTGCCTGGCACTGTGACACTGCCGTCCGTGCCGAGCATTGGTGCGGTTGGTTAAAGGCTGCGTCCGTCTCTTGCGCTACGAAAAAGGCAGGCCACAAGGTATCATCGCCCGCCCACGGGTTTGTCTCGGGCGTTTTGACGCTGTCGCGCCACTCGGCCAGAGTCTGTTTTTGTCTCGCGCGCAAGCGTTGTTTCTTTTGCGAGCGCACCCGAGTGCGCTTGGGCTGCACGCGCGTGTCATTGTCGCACAGTGCGCTCTTGCGATACACTGCCACGGGGCGCGCGAGATCGATAATGTTGTCGGCCGTGTGTTTGTTGGCATCTTGAGTCGCCACTGCAGCGATCGTGTCTTGTGATGCAACGATATTGTCGTCGTCGTCGTTTTCATCGCCATTGTTGCCGCCGCCATCTTGACTGGCATAGTGACTTGCAGCGTCGCCTAGTTCTCGCAATGCAATGTCGCCGTACGCGCTCGTATCGACTACGTCTTCGATCGTCCCGGCGTTGTCTACATGACCTGGCCAGGTCGACGTTGCGCACGGACCGCTCGACTTGTCATGGTCGTGGGTATTGTCGCCAATGCCTTTTGTCGCCGCCTCCTCCCACTCGACGCGGCCCAAAGTCGAGGCACCGGGCGCAAAAGAGACCACGCGCGCCAGGTGTCCCCAACAGTCGGGCGTCAGACAAGGCACGCGTGCCGGCTCGGCAAGGTCCGGCGCTGTTGGGATCACGTTGCCCATTGCGCGCCAACATGCACGATGAAAAAGCGCGCGACAGCCCCGGTCGCAATGAACCCACACGTGCGTGGTCGATCCAGTGTCGACCCGACGGCACGGACTCGGACACCGATGACGCCCGCATCGCGGTCCGCTGATGTAGCAACGCGCACCTGCCGGTTCCGGTCTATGTTGTTGCTGCTGCTGCTGTTGTTGTTGTGTCTCGGGCACATTGACCGATTTACGCGCATGAGTACGCGATGCTTTTTGTGCTGCTGGTGCCGCCGTTGTTGTTGTTGTTGTCAGTGAGCGGCTGGGCACTGGTTCGGTCACAACTGGCACTTGCGCTGCGACGATGGCAGAAGCGGCTCGACGCACACTCTGTCGCAACGGTACCGACCGCCTCGTCGTAACGCCATGGGATTGACCAGACGCATTATTATTGTCGCCGCCATCGACGTCATCATAAATCGGTGGCCACAGTCGTCTGGTGCGATTCCACATGCCAACACACGAGGGACATTGGGCCTTGCCGTCGGGGCATTCGTCGCAGGCCAACGCTAGAGAGCCATTGCGACCCACGTTAAAGGCGCCGTCGATCCTGGGCCTTTTGGTGCGCAGCCACCATCGCACGCCACTGGGCGTTGCCAGGCCACTGGGTGTGCAACGCCTCGGAAACTGTGGATGTTGTGCGATTGCGTCGATAAACTCGTTTATGTCGTCGCCGGTGGCGCAGGCCGCCGCCTCCATCAGGCCACGAGGCGGGCCCATGAGCGCGTTCCCGCGTCGACCGACACACCAGCGAGCGTCGGCGTCGGTCGAATCGTCACCGACAGAACGCGCGTCGTGAAGGTTGTCATGATCTAGCGCATCATCGTCATCATCATCATCGCTGATGGCATCCTCGTCGCTTTCGTCATCATCATCATCATCATCATCGTCATTGTAATCACTGCCGTCGTCGCGAAACTGGACAGATACCCAGTCGGTGCGAGGTCTGCCGGGCCACGCGGCAACAACGACGATGGCGTCGTAGACGAGGCCGCCAAGGGATCGTAAGGATTGCTCCTCTGGCGACGGGCACAAATCAAATGCTGACACGATGCGGGCGCCCCTGGGCACGGTAGGCGCAACGAGGCCCTGGCTGGACGCGGCCAGCGCGATGGCGCAGAGTGAAAACGATGCCCACCCGGCTCTGTAGCACCCATAGATTTCCGCAACGATGTAGCGCGTCGAGTCTTGGCGGCGTGCAGTCTTGACTCTTTTCGGTGGTGCTGCATAGCGCTGCGGCGGCATGACCTTGTACTTGAACCCGTGCATTGTCTATGCGTATGTGTGTGTGTGTCGCCAAAGAATAGGACCAGGAAATGACAACGAAAAAAGAAAAAACGAGAGAGAGAAAAGAAAGAGGACGCGCGCGCCGACCAACGGCAACACCGTCCCCCCTGGCGAAACTCCAACAAGAAGAGTTCTTCTGCGCACAGTTTTTCTTTTTTTTTTTTGGTGCATGATCCTATACGAATGTCGTTTCCAGTAAAAAAAGCGTGCTGCGCGCAAAGGATCGAGGTTGGCTCGCCACGGTCGACTAGCACCACACCGATCGCAAACATCGGCCTGCCGACGGTTCCTCGACGTGGTGGTTCCGTTACGCCACCACGCGCCGCAACAAAAACAGCCACAAGGACAAACGGAAAAAGAAGACGCCACTGACTTTTCCGTTTTCCCTGTTTTACCAAAAAAATGCCCAAAGGATTTCATCTATTTGTCTTTTTTTTAGGAGGTTCGTTCATACGCGGCATCGGCCGACGGCGGCACGGATACAAAAAAAAAAGGACAACGATCCAGGCAAGGAGAGGAAAAAGAGAGAGAGAGAGAGAGAGAGAGAGAGAAAAAGCGCCGGCAGCGCACAACAGCGAGAGAGAGAGAGCGCGCGCTAAAAGAAGACGATCGACAGTGGTCGCTGAAAAAAAAATGCGTGAAGGAACGCTCTAGGCTGTCGTCTTCTTTTGCGACTGGCGATGCCACAGCCACAGGCCGACGATGAGCAGGATGATGGCGACGGCGACGCCCAAGGCGATCCAATACACGGTGTTGTTGCGTCGTGCCACGGTCGTTGTCGTCGTCGTCGAGGCGGCGACGGGCGTCTCAATGACGGGCGTTGCGATTGCAGTCTCCATGGTCACGGGGGGTTTGGTTTTGGTACAGTGCGCGCGCGCGACTGGCGGCAAAGAGAGGAGAGAGAGCGAGGCGGGTGCGTACAGCGTCGACGGGTCGGGAATCCGAGGGGGCTAAGCCGCTTTGTCTAGGAGCGGCGCCGGCAATCGCCACGGCGGTACCGAGAGCCGCGGTGCCGTGTCACATGAGCAAACAGATGGAGCGCCGTGGCGGTGGCGGTGCTTCCTCTTGCGGCGGCGCTTCTTGCGGTGACGAACCGCTCGTCGTCGGCCCAGTATCGTCAGACGGTATGGCGCACACGGCATTGTGTCGTGCATTTTCGACTATTTGGCGTTGCGTGCCACACACGACGCAATGCGCGCCGCCATGCAAGAGCATGCCGCCGCCATCACTCTCGCTATGTCCGACAAAGCGCACGGAAAGCGGCCAAAACCCGACGGCCAAAAGAGGCCCGGCGCATCGCACGCACACAAACTGTCCATGTACCAGCACGCCGGCGCGGCTGTTGTCGCGTGGGTCGGGGGGCACACCGCCACCATGCATTGCCATGGCGTCGCCGCTCTCTTTTTTCTCCAGCGACCTTTTCCAAGAGAGACGGGCGCGTTGTGAGCGTCGCCCGTTGTGTGCGCGCGCGGCCTTTGTTGCGGCGTTATTGCAGTCTTTGCGAGGACCGAGCGCGATCGGCGCAAAGTGCGTCCTCTGCCTTTTCGCGTCTTTTTTTGTGGTATAGTATGTGTGGTTGGAGCCCGGCGTTGTTGTGTGCCCGGCGTTGCAAAAATGACACGCGCCGCGTGCGCCCTTTTTCCCGCCCCAAAAGGCAGTCGTATCCAACAACTCCTTTTCCCCCATTCTCCAAAAAAAAAGGGAAAATGCTAGGGCGGGGTTGGTCGAGAAGATTTGGCGTGTGCTTTTGCGAGGCAACACCCGGCTCTTTTGCGCGCGTATGCGACAGGGACACAAACACGGTCAAGAAAAAAGGCAAGACAGACATCCGCAGGCCGACTGATGAGACGAAAAAGGAGCGCAACGAGTAGGGGGAAAAAAGGCGCAAACTCGTCTCAAGAAGAATTACAAAAGGAAAAAGCTGCACGACCCAACGCAACCATGCCCAAACAACCCATGCCGTCGGCGCTGCACTTTATATTTTTCCTCTTTCTCTTCTTTTTTTTTACTATCCCTCTTTTGGTCGGGCCTCGCCAGAGCGAAAGACGGCGCAACACCGGCGAGGTGGGGAAAAAAAGAAAGATTCCAACAGATACAACAGGAAAAGGACACAAAGCATACACGCGCGTGTGCGCCTCCAATACATACCTTTTTTTTAAAAAGAATTCTTTAAAGAATTATTTAAAGAGAAAAAGAGTGAAAGAACCAACCATGCGTGCGAGTGAACGAGGTCGCACAGAGACGCGCGTCGCGCAAACGGCCTTTGTCGATGCGACCATGTCGCGCGGCGACGCCTGTGGACGCCTTTACGAGCCCGCGCGGCCCTATCGTACAATAGGCGGCGCGATCAGTGCCATACGTGCCGTGGCGCCCCTTATCACGGCCCTGCCTGCCGACGACGCACTGGCGCCGCCCGTTACAGCGACGCAATGGACGGTGCGCGCCGCACCGGGCGTCTATGCCGAGAATGTTGAACTCCCGCCCAGAGTCGGTCTGGCGGGCGCCGGGCGCGGTTGCACTGTTGTTGTTGGTTCGGTGTCGGTGGCGGGCGATGCACGCGTCGAGGACCTCGACGTGCGCTCTCCCACCTTGCCGGCGCTCGCCGTCGCATTGGAAGACGGCCACGCGCGCGTGTCTATTCAACGTGTGGGGATCGAGGCGCTCGCTGCGGCAACGGTCAAAGGCGCACGCGCCGTCGTCGACATTGTCCAGACGGTCGCAGCCGCACAGGGAACCGTCGCCATCCAAGATACGACCATCGCGGCCGACCTCGTTAGTCTTTCGCCCTCCGCCACCGATACTGCTGCCGTCGTAAAGGTGCGCGGCATACATGTGACTCTCGATGATGTCGACGTGCGCGTAACGATCGCTCCGGGAAACGGCATCGATGCCATCGCCATTGATACGGGCGCGCGGGCCGACCTACGCGGCGGTTCGATTACCGTTGTCGTGGGTCCAACTCTGCCGCAGGCTGATATTGTTTTGCTGGCGGCGTATAATGATGCGGCCCTCTATCAATCGGGCGACACGGTCGCTTATGTTTTGGAGGCCGTCGTCTTTGCGGGCGCTGCGTTGGCCACCGATGCACGCCGCCGGCGCCGCCAATTGCTTCGCGATGACAGGGCGGCGGCGCCCAAACGGGTGCACGCCCGCGATGCCGACCACGCCGATAGCGCGCAAGATGCAGCGCCATCGCGCGGCGAGGTATTTTTTGCGCGCGCGGGTCCCGGTTCGACGGTACAATCTGAGGGCGCCATCATTGATTTCGAAACGGTACCCTTGGGGTCGGCCGTGTTGGCGAGTGCCGAGGCGCCCAACGCGTCAGTGGCCGTCGTCGGCGCGCGGATGCGGTTTGGCTTTGTGCCGCCGGTGCGCGGTAACGCCACCTATGTGGCCTCGTCGCAGGGCGGCAACGTCGTGTCCAGCGGCGGCCTCTACACCAATGTGCGCACGCTGCTCTCGGACCAGCCGGGCACGCAACGCTATCTGGCCGACAGCGACGGCACGGTGCTGTTGGGTGGCGCGGCGCCACCGGCGCTCCTCCTCGAAGAGCCAGACGTCGTCGGGCGGCAGGTGCTCTACCGCGGCAAAATGGCCATTGTCAAAAACGTGTCGGCTGCTGCTGTGGCGCGCGTCGAATCGTTGGCTCTATTCGACGCACCCGACGGCGCCATCGTGCTCGCCCCCGGCGAGGCCGTTACTCTCCAAAATGACGGCAACATGTGGTATGTTGTTGCGCGTGCATCTTGACACGGTTCACGTGCGATCGCCGGCGCACTGACACGCCGATCGATGCAAGATTGCATGGGTGTTCAAAAAGGAGATCCCCATCCAAAGGAAAAAAAAGAGAGGCACGCACAATAGCGATGGATCGCTACCGACAAATGCATTCTTAAAAAAAAATATTATACAACTCTCTGTGTTGTTCTTCTTTTTAAATTCGGCATTTTGTCTGCGAGTGCCCCCCTGCGGCCGGTCGTAGGGCAGAAAAAAACCAAAAAAAAGGAATGACAAGAGAACCATACGAAAACACGATCTACTGTTTGTCACTCAAGAGGCGTGTTTGGTTTCATCGGGGATGTCGCTCGCTAGGGTCGCATTGTACTCTTCCAAAAACTGCATCTGGGCATCGATTTCCTCTGGCGTGGGTTCGTGCGGTCTCTTTGCGCACCAAAAGGCCGACTCGCGTGTCACGCTGTCTTTTGGCGCCGTGCGCTCGCGGTCAAAAACACGGCCCGCGGGTTCTTTTCGGTCCTCTTGCGCCATGTCGCACAAAAGTATCGCCTGCAGAGCGTCGTCCATTTCGCGTGCGCGTGCCCTTTTCTCGCAAAATGCTTTGTCTTTTTCCTCTTGGAGCGACCCCTTTTTTTTTGAGCACGTGTCGTCCACGGCGATCGTCGCACACGCCAATAGGAAAAAAAGGTGGAAAAGCCAAGAGACGCCAAGATCCAACGCAAGCGGCTGCGAGCGCCAAGAAGAACGGGACAACCAAAAAAATAGGGAAAAAACTGGCGAACGGGCATGCGTCGCGACAGAGGCCAAACCTCGGGGCATGGCAGGAAGCAAAATCGCATGGAAAAAAATTTGCGTGTTGTCCTTCAAAGGCGGGTGGGGCAGCGGCCCCGGAAAAAGAAAAAAAACAGGAGAAATAGATAAAACGCAGACATATTGTCCTTTTGCGGCAACGCGAGCGACGACGTTATCCCTTTTGTTCCTTTGCGCGAATCCAAAGTCGAGGGCCGCTCTGTGTGCTCTGCCGTCACATAGACAATTAAAATCAGGAAGTGCACTTTCCTCTTTTTCCCCTCATTCATTCATTCATTGACAAGCGGCCTACGGCGATACGACACAAGAGCACAACCGACGACACCACTTTTAAAAAAAAAGGCAGAGAGGAAAGATGTTTTTCGAGTTTTTCGCCGTGGTGGGCGCGCTCTTTAGCGCGGCCTTTGTCGCGATAGGCGTGACCGTCCTTTGCCTTGGGCCGAAACGGTCGACGCACCGTCGCCTGCAGCCGATCGAACCGACATTTGTCACGGCTTGGAACAATGCGCCGCACAACGTGGTCCGCTCGTGTGTGCCGGTCGACGTGCCGCTGACTGCCATGGGCAGTGATGTGCGTACTATGCAAACGACACCCGTGCCCGTCTACCCTGTCGTCGAACAGGCCGGCCCGTCTATTGCCGAGTGCCAACACCAGCTGACGATTGAGGCCTTGGACGCTGCCGCGGCCTTTGGCACCGGCGACATGCATGCGGCCAAGGCCATTGTCGAGGCCGCATCGGCCACGCAGCGCGACGCATCGCTCGACCTCTACGTCGTGGCCGGACCGTGCGCGGGTATGCCCGGCACCGTCGTGACCCTTGCGTCGATGCGCCGCCAATGGCCGCGCCTGTTTGAGCACGGTGATCCCGACACGTCCGAGGGCACCAAGGTGTGGTCGCTCATGCTGTTGCCCGACCACGTGCGCTTTGGTCGTGTTGTCGTCCACCGTGTGGTATTGGATCGTGCCACGCTCGACGCAGAGTTTGGACCTCGCGAGGATCCTCTTGTCGCCCGTTTGAGGTCCCTCGTCCCCGCAGTGCCGCCGCCCATGTAGACGAATGCGCCGCCATGTTGACAGGAGAGAAATCCCCTCCCCCTAATGCCAACAGTAAGAATAAACTTTTTTCCCATTTCGTCGGTCTTGTTCCGTACGTTTTTGGTTTCTACTTTGGCTCCATGGTTGACTGTTGGTTTCCGTGTGTGCGCGCGCAAGGGAAAAAAGAAATGGGGTCGAAAAGGACGTGCGGCAGGGAGGAGCCTGTCAAAAAAAAAGAGAGAGAGATGTCCGACGCGACAAGAGACACCGCCGTCTTTTTCTTCTTTCCTTTTTCCGTTGCCTCTTGCACGCCAGAACATGGCGTCTTTTTTTTCTCTGTGTGACAGGATGATACTATCTGTGGTGTTGGCAATGGCAACATCTTTTACGGCGATGGCAATGGGTTTTCTTAAAAAAAATATTTTTTATTGTGAATGCGGCGATACAAGAGAGCGGGAAAAAACAAGAGCAAGATATTCCGCACAATGCGCCGCACGAAACAAAGAAAAAAAATAGGAAAAAGGGACTAGTGGCCCGACGACGATTTGGACGCCGTCGATGATGATGACGATGATGTGGCCGTTGCATTGGCAAAGAGCGCGCCAAACTGACTGCCGAGTTGGGTCACCGAGCCGGCAGCATCCGATGAATAAAGGATGGTCTTGGCATTGGAACTGGCGGCCAACTTTTCCATGGCATCAATGTACTGCGTGACCATGGTGGCCACCATGGCCTCGTGCGCCGACAGGCCCAGGCTCCGAGCGAGGCCGGTGATGCCTTCTTCATAGCCCGAGAGCATGGCCTTGCGCATGGCAGCAATGCCCTCGCCCTGGAGGCGCTTACGATCGGCCTCGGCCTCGGCTTCCTTGACGATGCGCAGCTTGTCCGCTTCGGCCCTGTCGAGAGCGGCCATTCTTTGGCGCGCCGCGGCATTGATGTCGTTCATGGCCTTGCGCACTTTGTTGTCGGGGTCGATCGACGTCACCATGACCGAGTCGATGCTGACGCCATAACGCCCTTGAGTCGCTCGCCGACTTGGTCCTGAATCTCGTCCTTGGCGGCAAAGAGAGCATCGAGGCCAAAGCGCGGTGTCACGCCACGCAGCGAGTTAAAGACCTGCGCGTCGACCAGCGCACCGTGATCGGCAATCTCGTAAAAGGCTCTCTCGGGGTCGGCCACACGGTAACCTACCGACAGGGATACGTTGCAAAACACATTGTCGCCCGTCTTGACACCCATCGCGTAGGCCTTGGTGGCAGTCCACGTCGGCACGACGATGACCCTCGATACCAGGGGCAGGTAAAAGTGAAGGCCGGCCGGTAGCACTGCCGAAAACTTGCCCCACGTCTCTTTGATACCCACCGTTGATCTGCGAATGACCTTCATCTTTCTTTTTTTTTTTGCCTGTGCGTATACGTAGATCGATGGCGAATTGTTGTAGATGCTTGTGTGTGTGAGACAGGTCTCCTTTCTGTGCGTTGGCATCTCTGTTGGCGCCCTTCCTTTTATATATTCGTTGTTTGTCGACAGACAGAGACCCCCGGTGGGTGCGCCCTCTGTCTTTTTCCTCGTATTTCCAATGTGGGCCCTGTTGGCGCACGCCGCAGTGCCCCCATCGCGTGTACACGTGTTCCTCTTTATCTTTTTTCAGCGTGCCGTCGGGTGCCAACAAGCCGGCAGCGGTTGCGAATGATGATAATGAACCGGGACGTTGGGTATGTGTGGGGCACTGGCCCTCGCTGCCATATATTCTTCCCTCTCTGCCGGGACGGGCCTCGTCGTGCGCGTCCGGCATTGTACCATGTGATGTATGGAAAACCCCAGAGACACGATGCAACGTCCGTATTCTCCGACTCTCGGCAGTGGCCGCCGTAGCGTTGCCGCTTATGGTGACTATGTTAATGATGATGATGATGATGGACAAGAAAACATGGATCTCGACATTGCCTATGACGACCAGCAACTACAGGGTGGATCACTGCGCAACGACGCCAACGGCAGGGGTCTATCGGCACTGCCCGACGAAGTGCTTTTGTCCATCCTGGGTTATGTGCCGCCGTCGTCGTTGGTCGAAGCGCGTCGCGTCTCACGTGGTTTGCGCAATGTTGCAGGCGATGCGCTTTTGCAGGCGAGACGCGAAGCGCGTGCCCGCATCTGCCCGGATGAGACAACTTGCCAAAAAGCACTCGCGTGCGCCGTCGTGCTCGACGACACGGACGATCTAGAGGCCGTCCTCGTCTCGGGCGTCATCCCCGCCGACTTTCGCATTCCGCAACGCGCCATCAACAGCATGGTGCGTCTTGTCGATCCCGGCGGCTCGGATCACTTGGCGTCGAGGGATCCGTGGGGTGCGCTATCGCGCGACAGCACGCCCCTGGCCTTGGCTGTCAAGGCCGGCTCGCCCGACGCAGCGCGTTTGCTCGCGCAGGCTCGCATACCGCCAGGCGACGACCCCGTGCGTCTCATCACCGCAGCCATTCTGAGCGGCGGCGATGTCGTCGAGTACGACGCCTGCGGCTACACAGGCTCTACCCCCTACCCGACAACGTCCATGGTCGATGTTTTGGTTGAAGCCTTTCCGGGTCCATCGCGTTTGCCCGACGCCGGGTGGGTCGAGCAATTGCCCTTTGGCGCCCTCGAAAACAGGTCCAAGCAGCTTGCGCATGGTCCTGTGACGATCACACCGCGACGCGCCGATGCCGTACTCTACGCCGTCGCCGAATCCTTGGGCATCCAACGCGAGAACCTTTTCAACGTGGCGTCGATCGCTGGCGGCGTGCCACCGGCCACCGACCCTTTGAGGTCGAGGATCGTGGGCGAGGGCCTGTTGCGTTTTGCCCAAGCGATGAACGCACTCAATATTGTCGACGTGGCGCGCACGCTGATTGCCGCTGGCTACGTGCCCGAAGCCGAGACCCAGCGATTGATGGGCGCCATACGCAACTGGATCGTGCCCGTGGCCATGATGCTCAGGGGCAACCTCTCGGCGGGTTGGTCGCTCCTGGGTGGCGCTGGCGCGCTGCCCCAACTGACCGCGCGCACGACCAACGCCGCTGGTCCGGCGCTGGCCATTTTTGGCGGCGAGCCTCTGGGACTGCCCGGTGGGATCATGGCACAGCCACAGCTGTCTGGTACCCCCACGCCCGAGCGCGTCGCCGACATTCTCATCGATGCGGTGCTCTGGTTGGTCTACAATGAACCGCGTGACTAGGCAGGCACACCTTTTTTCATTCTGTGAGCGCTGGCGTTTTCACGTCTTTTTTTTTCTCTTGGCAGTTTCCCTGCCCTGTTTGTGGGATGACCAGCCATCTACAACAATAGAAAAAAGGTTCCCTTTGTCATGAGACCTCGCATTTTTTTCCACTTTGCCACGCGATCCAGTAAAGGCCAATCTTGGGCTCTTGGCCGAAAAAAGAAAGGACAATACAAGTAAAGTATACACAATTGGCAAAAGCACATCCCGCACAGAGACTCAATTTTTTTCACTTGGAGCGAGTTACCGACAAAAAAAGACAGACTCAAAATGGATGCGAATTCTCTGGCGACGTGCGCTCTTACCAAATGAGGGCTCGACGAATGGGAGCCCACGGGCCAGTTTGCCAATGGCCGTCAAAATAAAAGAAAAGAAAAAATAACAAACCGTATGCGCGACGGCAAAGGGACCACAAGACTACCTTTTTTTCAGAAAGAAACCCGTTTACAAGACAAAGCAACACAAGGACACGACTGCCTTTTGTTGCGGGCGTACCAATGGAGCCTGTACGATTTGGAGAGACGACGCCATTGGGCGTATGCCGTTATCGGCCTCGGCCTCGTGCTGCTCAGGCGCTGGCGCCAAGCGAGTCCTTTGTTACGAGGCTGGGGCGTCTTGTGGCAACTACCCATCGACACATTATCGGTGACTGTTTCTGGTCGACGGCGCGTCTCCATACGTCATGCCAGTGGCGATGGCGTCCCGCAGAGGCATTGCGATATTGCCGCAAACTATGCACACCCAAAGACGACAGTACGTCTTGCGGCGTGCAGCCCATGGTCAGGCTCTTTTATATGCCAGGCAGTCGTGACAAACTGGCCGACGCCTGGCGTGCCGCTGTTGGTCGCGCGGATCTCAATAACAACGTGCATGCGTCATGGCGCACCGACGTTGGTGCGCTCCTCGATTGGATCGACGAGGACCCGCGCGGTATGCCCGTGTTGCTCGGTAACGCAAGCGGCCTTGTGCTGGTCGACGGCCCAACGGCGGTCGTCGGTGAGATTATGTGGGCACACAGCCGATCGCACAATGTCACCACCATCTGCGTGAACCTTGCCGATCTCTGTCACGCGCTCGAATGCAAAACAAAAGAGACAACCCGACACCGTGAAATGGTCACGACCGTTGTCCTATATAGCGTGCTATCGTTGTTGTTGTTGTTGTTGTTGTTGTCTTTTGTGGCAGCCGCCGTCGTGGTCGCGCCCCGTGTACTCAAATTCGGTGCACAATAAACATGACATATTTATTTTCCTTTAAAATGTGTGTTTCCTTTTTTTTTGTTTAAATAGACCGTGCTGATTACGGCGCGATGATCTCGCAGGGCGCAACCATTTGTAAAGGGACAGCAAGACACAGACGCCATGCGGCGGCCACAGCAAACAAGGCTCGTGTTGACTCTTGTGCCTTGGAGGGCCTTTTCCTCGCGCGCAAAAAATTAGGAAAAAGTAGCAAGAAAAAAGAAGGGACGAATTTCCTCTTTTTGTTTCAAAAAAAGGTCGCGCGTCCTCTTTTTCCGCCGCTATTTTTTCCCCTTTGGGTTTTGGTGTTCCGCCTGCGCGCGTGCGATTTTGTGTCCGTCTTGGGCGTGCCCATTTTGGGCGCGACGCATTGCGACAGTGTCCCTTTTTTTGGGTCTGTCTTTTTGATGCTGAAAAGAACAACAAACCGCCAAAGGGGGATGCGTCCTTTCAAAAAGAAAAAGAAAAAAAAAGAAAAAGAGGACGCCAAAAGGCCATCGTGCGTCGCCGGCGCTCACGGGCGTGGTCTCTTTGCCTGCCCCTCTTTTCCTAATCTTGTGACCGTGTGAGCGCAAACAGGACGACAATGCAGGAAACGAACAACGACGCGGCGACCGCATAGCGACAAGATAGAGGCTCTTGTCTTTCGAAAGGGAATCGTTTTTTCCTCTGCAAGAGTCGTCTGCCATCTCTAGTGCGCCTGCCGGAAACATGAGCGACGGCGAGGCCGCATGGTCGGGGTGGGGCGCGCCTCTGCCGCGTCCACAGCCGTCTACGACGCCATTTGATGCCGACGACGGGGACTCCAAAGATCGTGCACGTGCCCAACCGCCAGCATCTTCTGCCATGTCCAAGAATCGGATGCGCCGCCAGCGCCGCGGTCTTGTCGGCCATGACCCGGTAGACCAGGCGACTTGCCCCTCGGCTGTGTACACGCTTCCGCCCGCCCACACAAACGACGCCCCTTATCACGATCATGGACACGGCCGGTGCGACGAGAATGCCGACAATGATTGTCACGAGAACCGGCACGCACACACCGAGGCTGGCGATGATGACGATGCCTTGTGTCCCCTGGCGTCGCCCACGTGCATTCGTGTGTCTGGCGCTGTCGAGAACATGATTCAATTGCCTCCTCCTGACCTAGACGACGACCGACATGCGACTGGCCCCTTGGGCGACGAGCATGGCCAAGCAACTGGCGCCGATAGAGACGAGCGCCGGGACCACTCCAAAAAATCCACCGACGAGCACCAGCACGTCAGGTCAGGTGGGAAGATCGTCCAACACCAGCGCGCCTTTCACAATGATGCACAAGACGACAACAGCGAGGATGTGACCGCGAGCGACACCAACGACGACGATTCTGATGACTTGGAAAACAATGAGCCCGACAAGGGTCGACTGGATCAAGATCACGATCACAGCGCCGGCAGCGGACGTGCGCGCGGTACGTCTAGCGGCACCGTAGCAATCGCACACGGTCCGCACAAAAATCACCGCCGCCGCCGCACTGATGCCTCGGGAGGCGCTCTCACGCGCATCTTGGTCAAGAGTCGCCCTGACGAATGTTCGCCTTTGACTTCAATCATCGTCGAAGGCGACGTCCTTTCGTGCAGAACGTGTGGTCTTTCGTCGACGGCGCGGCAATCATCGCGCATGGGCGTTTATGTGGGCGGCGGACGAGTGGTCCACGCGGTGCAGCGGCGCCAGCGCGGCACGTCCTCACATGGCGACGTTTATTACGAGGTCGTACAACAGACGCTGCAGGATTTTGCCCAGGGCAAGACCCTGTCGGCCGACGAATGGTTCCGCACGCGATCCGAGTTTCCGGCGGCGGTGCGCGTGAGGCGTGCACTGGAGCGCGTCGGCGCCGAATGGGAAGTACCCGATGGGCTCAACAATGCGCGCGTCAGCGAGGATTTTGCCCTGTGGACTGCCACGGGCCAGTCGGCTCTCACCCATGCCGACTATCGCGACGACCGCGACGATTGCGAGTCGTCATCCAACACAACAGCGCCTTTGGCGTACCACTCGTCTTCTTTCTCGTCCAGCAAGAAGAGGCGTAATCGACGTGATAGCGGCGATAGGGGCATTGTCGCTCGTGCTGTGCGTGTCGGATCAGACTCGCCGCCGCCCGTGTTGGCCCGCATCCACCAGCCGCCAACGACATTGTCAATGTCAGCGGCCTCTCCCGCGACCAGGGAGGCCGCGAGGCCGGCGCCGGTCGCGAGTGACTACAGGCACGCCGTCGCCGGCGGCATCGTTGGCCTCTACTTGGGCGGACCCATCGGCGGCGCCGTCGGCGGCGCGGCCGGTCTCTTGTTGGACTCGATGGCGTCGCTCGGACGTGGCTGGCGTCCATGATCAAAGCCATCTTTTCTTTTTTTCTGCGGTATGCGGCCCGTGCGCTCTCGCCCATGAATGTGGCAAAGGGGGAAAAAAAGGAAAAGAAAAAAACACAGTCCCTTCTCACCAAGGAGCCCGATACTATTTTGTGTCTTTTCTCTGGCGCCATCGTGTGTCCTTTTTTTTCCTTCTTTGTGTTGGACAACCTCGCGCCGATTCAGCAGGGTCGTGTACCATGCGCCTTGTGGCCTCCAGGAGGATTTCTTTTTTTTTTTTCGATAGTCACAAATAGACTTTTGGTTCGCGCGGTTGGGTGGTTTTTGTGGGCTCCCGTCCACAAAAAAAAAGAGAAAAGGACCACAAGGCCAGGTCCCGGTTTGACCTTTTTCCGCTGCAGAGGTCATAGCCTTTTTCTTTTCTGAAATCGCGCCGCATCAAACCGCGCCCTTTTTTCACACGGCCACACGCAAAGGGCCCACTTGCAAAGAGTTTGGCCGTGTCGGCAGACAAAAAAAGGCGTGACTTTTTATGGGGCGACGATACACTGGACGCGGAGAAAAACGACTCTTTGGCGTTGCACCCAAAGAGGATGTGATTGGCAATTTATTTGCAACGTGTCATTGGTCCGTTTGAATGGGCTGGGCTTGACTCTGTCTGGTGCCACCAAGAGGCGCAACCGTCGTGGCCGGCCTCGGCTTGCAAAGTTGAGCCCGCTGCCTGCCCTTTTTTTTTCCTCTTACGGATCTCATCGACAACGAAAAGACGATACGACGGGGGAAAAGTAGGAAGAAGAAAAAAAAATACCAATGGACATGACCGACGGTGATTTTGTTGTCGGCACAGTATTCGCACAATGCGAACCCGCCCACAAGGACATTCTCGGACGCGATCACGTGCAGACAGTAGACGACAAAGATGAAATCATCGCCGATAACAACGACAATAGTAGCAACGAGCAAGAAAACGATGACGACTTGCTCTTTTATGATGATGATGATGATGTGCAAGATGGCACGTTGGGTGAGGCACACGAAACCTCGTGTCGGCGCGCTTATGTGGCCGCGCATGGTCCCGGCGTGCCGGTCTTTTTGATGGGTGCGCGGAGACGCGCTGGCAAAGACTGGGCATGGCTCCTGGCAGCATCATCCGGCGACCCCGCACGGGGCCAAGCTGCCGTGGGCCGTGTCGATTATGGGCCGTATCGGTTTTACGTGGGCGACGTCGACGCTCGCGGCCTTCCCGATGGGTATGGCGCCATGGTCTACACACGCACTGATGTGGTCGTGTGCGTTCCCGACACAAAGTACGAGGAGAGCGCCAAAACGGCAAGATACATACCGCACTCGTGGCCTGCACCGTCGACCTTGCTCAAATGGCATGAGGGATTTTGGCGCGCTGGCCAACGCCAAGGCGAAGGCGTCAACGTGTGTCTCGAATACAGAGTCGCTATGGAGGGTTGCTGGAGAGACGACCTTTTCGATGGATACGGAGTGCGTGTCTATGGCCGCGGTCGTTGGACGTTGTTGCCCGACGGTTCGGGCAACGGTCGATGGTCTGGCGGCGACACCTGGCGTCACTGCGGCCATTGGAGAGGCGGCGAGCGTCACGGGACGGGCGTTCTCACAGGCGCTGAGCAAGCCCAGCCTTTTAGGGCCATTTGGTTAAGTGGCGTTGTAGCCCGCGACGCTCGTGAATCGATCCATTTGGCAGCGCCGTCGTCGTGTCCCCGGCCGTAGACCAACAACGCAACAAAATAAAACCTGCACAAAAAAAAGTATGCAAAAAAAGGGGAAAAAAGAAAATAGACGCCCAAAGAAACAGGTTTGCCTTTTTCCCCTTTTGGCCGGTGAGTTGAGGCGCGGATGGTGCTTTGTTTTATTTCATGGCCTTGGTCCCTTTAGCCTTGCGTGTGTGCCATTGGTGCCCTCTGTATCTCTCTCTCTTTTGAAGGCACAAGGACAACGTGCGCAACAAAAAAAAGACGGCAAGAAAAGGGGGACCCACCGTCATTCATGCGCGCAAAGAATTGGGACGGGCGACAAAAGGAGATGCCGAAAAAAGAGCACCGTTCCCAAACAAGAAGATGGGGCGTACGCACGAGTCCCCCTCCTTTTTGTTGGCCGGCGATCCTTTAAAATGAAAGAAAAAAAGAAAGACCACCAAACAACATCTCCTTTTTTTGTTTGGCCCATGGGAAAGAAAAAAAAACAAAGAAGGAGAAGAAAAACGAACAGGCGCAGACGCCACAGCCCACATGCATCGGTTGGTCGTGAGTTTTCTGTATACTTTTTACTCTCCTTTTTTATGGCGCATCTGAAATCGACAACAATAACGAGCAATGACGATAGTGCCTCGGACCAGACGACCATCGAGACGAGCGATGGAGACGCATGCCGCGGCGCGAGAGCGCACACATTTATACATACATACATTTATACATACATACATTTATACATACGAATGATATGCGCATAGATGAATCAAACGCGGGCGACGCTGCGGTAGAGCCACGCGACGAGACCCATATGGACGTCGGGCGCTGGGCGATCACGATATCGGCGCAAGAGGTCGCCGAGAGAGTCGGTGGCGAGCGCCCATACGGCCGTGCGCTCCGACATGGTGTGATCGACCAAGAGGACAGCGCCCCACATGGCGCTGGCAACGTCGCAACACACGAGCGCCAGCCGCATAACGTCGTGGCGCACTGTGGTATCGTCGCAGAGCACCACGTGTTGGGCGCCAGCCAGCGGCAGCCAGGCGCGCACGCTCGGCAGCAGGGCGGGCGCGAGGCCGCCACGAAAGAGCACCTCGACGTGATCCTGGCGCGCCCACCTCTTGATGGTCGACGGAGCCAAGGGATCGATGAGATGCGTTGCGGGCGGCGGCACGACAAAGCGTTCGGCGGGTATCAACTCGGAAGAGAGCACATCGACGACCTCGCCGTAGCGGTCGGCCGACCACACGTGGGGTCGGCCGAGTTCGACGCGGCGCATGGGCCACACCGCGCGTTCGGCCTTGGTCACCGCGGCCGTGGTGCGTATCACGCACGCATCGCACACGTTGCGGGCGCGTGCGTCACCCGGCACGCCGTCGTCGCAGATCCATTGACGGAGGCGCACCGCATAGGGTGTGCCCGTGTAACGTTCGGGGTCGCTACATGCATCGCACCGCGCTGCCGCCGGCTCGGCCCAGGCCAAGTCCCATGGCGCCGCCTTGCGTTCCCAACAGTCGACGGCGCCGTCCATGGCGGCACGGGCCGTGGCCCATATGAGGATCACACGCCGCTTGACGATTGCGCGCAATACAACGCACGTGCCGCCCAGAAGGGCCGCCGACGCGCGGTCGCAGTAGGCCGCAATGTGGTCCCAGATCTCGGGCGGCAGATCTGGTCCCGTGGCCATCGCTGGACCGCGCGAGGTGGCCCCGCTTTGGCGACAGAACAAAAAAAAGAAAAAAAAGAAAATAAAAACGGTAAAAGAGACGCGCACGAAAGCGGCGACCGGTTCACCAAAAAAAAAGTGGCAGGCAAGCACAGGAAAAACTTGGTGCCGCCAAAGAAGGGCAAAAAGAAAAGAGAGAGAGAGAGAGGCCAATCAACCGTAAAAGACAATTTCTGTGCGCGTAAAAAAAAGAGGGCCGACGGGAAAAAAGGGCAGCCGCTGGGTTTGGCGCGCGGGTGGGACCGCACCGGAAAAAGAAAGGAAAAATAGGCAAGTCCTTTTTTTTGTTCTGCGCGGTTATGGACGCGCTCCCTTGTCGTCTCTTTTTTTCCCCATCACACGGCCCTCTTTTTTTTCAGCCTCAAAAAGGGCACAATCGCGCCCTTTTCGTCCCGTCGGCGCTCGTCTTTTGTCGCTTTTCTCTCCGGCTTTGGGGTCGGCTCCCTCCTCTTTGGATCGTCCGTGTGGTCTCTTTTATTTTTTATTCTCTTTTTTTCTTTTCCTCTTTGTTTTTCCTCTCAAGCGAACAAAAGAAGAAGAAGAAGTGAAAACACACATGTTATGCTGACGACAGGGCCAGCGCAGACCACCACCGCGTTGCTGTGCGCTGCCTTTTCGTCGCCTCGCCACAAAGTCCCTCTCCTGGCCCTTGAGTGTGGACGCATTGTTTTTTTGTGGGGATCCGCGCATGGCTTTTCTTGTGCAAAGGTTTTTTTCATTTCTTACGCCAAGAAAAAAAAAAAGACGAAGAGAGCCGGTCGCGTTGTGGGCACGCGAGTCTGGCCGCTCACACGCGCCACCCAAAGGGCGCAAAGGAGAGGGCGCCATCATTGTTGGCGGTGCCGTTGTTATAGTTGTTGCTCCCGTTGTTGTTGTTGCGCGACACACCAAAGATGCCTCCCAGTCCGCGGCGCTCAGAGTCTTGGCCATTGCCGGCGCCGTCGTTCCCCACGCCAAAGAGGGCCGCCAGACCACGGCGCTCGGGTGCATAGCCCACATTGCCATTGGTGGCGCCCGATGCGGCAGCGGCATTGTACGTGCCAAAGATGGCGCCCAACCCTTGACGTTGGGGATTGTATCCACCGCTATTGTTGCCGTCGCTGCCGTCGCTGCCACCGCCATCGATCGAACCCAGCGGGCTGTAGCCGCCATCCTTGTTGAGCACGATGGCAATGGTCGAGCCCGGCGTGACCGACGGATTCGAATAGGCCGGCTGCGTGCCGCCGGTCGAGATGGTGATGGTGCGAATTGGCGGCACGCCCTCGCGGCGCACGTTAAAGATGTGGCCGTCTTCAATGGTAAAGTGCGAAGTCTCTTGTTGAGTGGTCCACGAGCCCGTGGCGCGCTTGCCCGACATGTTGAGCACGGTAATGTGTTGGTAGACGCCCGGCGGCGCCGGTTGCGGGCGGGTCGTTGTCGGTGCGGCGGCGCCGTAGCCAGGCACGACGGTGCCCGTTGGCGGAAAGGCCGCCTCAAATGCTCCGAGGTCAAAAGAGGTCATGGTTGCCGGAAGAAGAGATGAGCGGGCAAACGGGTTGGTCCTGCGCAAGTAAACAAGAGGAACAAGGAAAAAAAAGGGACGAAAAAAGGGTGTTCAGGGCACGCGTTGGTTGCCTCTAAAGGGCGACCCTTTGCCAGCACAGAGGGGTCAGACTCGATGGCGCACGCCTTTTTTTCCCCCTCGCGTCCATTGCGCTTCCTGGCGGGCGCGCACCAAAGTGCGCGCGCGGTTTGGGAGAGGGGCGCGCGTGTAGTGGCGCCGTGTGCCTTGTTTTGCATAGGCAGCGAGAGCGCGGTCATGCAGCGTGAGGCGGACGGGCCTTGCGTGTCGATTTGGTCAGTACGCGCTCTACGATGCCGAGCGCAGGCGGTTGTGCTTCTGCGTCACAAGAACGCCTATTGGAACTGTGATGGTGCCGCGCGACCACGTCCGTGACTGAACCGCCGACGCACGTCCACCCGACAAATGAAGCGTGTGGCCACCAGTCGACGACAGCGACAGTGCCCCATAGGATGCTGTCGGCATCACAGCACACGCACAGGGCAGATTCGTGCGCGCCGGTGCGCGCCACCGTCAATGGCAGCCAGGCGCGGACACTCGGCATGCGCGACGGACGTAGACCAGCAAAGCCCACCTCGGCCTCGCCGGGCGTCCACGTGCCAATGGCGGCCGAGTCATGTGCGTCGATCAAATGGGTGGCATCTACGGGCACAACAAAGCGGCTGTCGGCGATGGGGCCTGTGGGCAGAAAATCGAGCACGTCGCAAATGGTGCGACCCACCGACCAGACATGAGGCGCGTCGAGATCGACCCGGCGCATGGGCCACCCTTTGAGATCGCGCGCGATCGTCAGTGCGCACGCGTCGCACAGATCGGTCGCCGTCGGATCGGACGGTGTGCCGCAATCGCTGATCCAGCGACGCCGGGACGTACCGGACGCACCCCTCGCGCCGCCCATCGACGCACACGCATAACAGCGGCCCCGCGCGTCGCGCTGACTCCACACGCTGTCCCAATGGGCCGTGTGCCGTTCCCAGCCATTGACCATGGCGTCCATTGCCGTGCGCGCCCGCTCAACTGCCACACGCGCACGATCGAGGGCGAGATCGCGGAGCGCGACGCAGGTCGCCGCCAGCGCTGCCCTGCTGTGGCGGTCGCCGGCCTCGGCTACCATGGCCCAGATCTCGATCGGTAGCCACTCTGTGGCGAGCCGCTCTGGCTGCGCGCATTCAGGGGCGCCAAAAATTGCGGCCTCTTGCGCATGTTCTGCCATGTCCGTTCCTTTATGCCCCCTTTCCTTCCTTCTTTTTTTTCTGTTTTCTTTTCGCCCGGAAGAAGAACTGGACCGAGGCCGGTAAAAGATGGGGGAGGAAAAAATCCAGAGACGTATCGGTATTTTGGTTGTCGCCTTTTTTTTCCAGGCTTTTCCTCCTCTGGTGCGCCTGGTGTCAGAGCCTCGATGACCAACGGGGGAGAAGCACATACTCTAGCCGCACCATCCTAGCCGCAAAGTGCCCCGCCTCAAAGAGGGAGAGAGAGCGGTTGCCCTTGCGATTTGTCTTGGTGCCCAAAAAGACCAAAGAACAGGGCGGGATTGGTTTGTGCGACCGGTCAATTGCATTTGAGGAGGCTCGACACACCCGGCTCTGGGTCTGTTGCCGCCAAATCACACTCCCACCTCAAAAAAACCCCCAACAAGAGCAAACTCGAATAGAAACTTGAATGGAAAAATCAGAAAAGAGGACCACACAAAAACCACACACGACGACAGTATAAAAAAAGAGAGTGACCATCGAGACAGAGCGCAGAGGCAAGACAGATAAAAAGAAGAAATGGGCCTTTTTTTTTCTTCACCCCTCATTTGCTGCCCTCTCGGCGGTTGGGGCTTTTCCCCGAGGTTTTTATGAGTTGTGTTCTTTTTCTCTTTTTCTCTTTTTTTTCCTCTCTTTTTTGTCTGCCTAGTAGCACAAATGAGGGCCGGCGACAATGATCACCGCAAAGAGCGCCACGACATAGACTGATATCGTGGCGCCCACGCAATACCCTACGCGCCGATCTAGATCGTCGATTCCGTTGCGCATGACAACGTGGCCCGTGGGATCTCGCGGGTCGTAGTAACATGTGACCGTGCTATTGACGGCATAGTGCGCCAAGTAGGCGTCGACGACGTCCTTGCCCATCCATGACTGGGCGCGCTCCAGTCGCGGCAGGGCCGTCGCGCGCACTGCATGGAACGGGGTATTGTGGTCATGTGTCTCTTGGGCGCCAGGATCAGTGTTGGGGATGACAAAATAGACCTCGACGGCCGGCAAGTAGACGAGCATCATGTCCGAGGCCACCGTTCTCATGTCGAGAACAAATGCAGAGGCGACAACGCACGCGGTCGGCGTCATGCGCCCTACTAGCACTTGATCAGGCCGAATATCGGCCAGATGCCATGGCAGAAAGACGGCCAGCGCGGCAACGAGGGGCACCACGATGACCACCACTAGACCAACGACCCACGGAGGTATCCACGAGCGGCGTCGGGGTACGCTGCGTGCCAGACGGGACCCAACTACATGATCTTCGACCAGAGGCAGCACGCTGCCACTCTCTAGGACACTGGGATTTGCGTCATCATCACCATCGCCATCACAACGATCAACTTGACAAGACGCCCCAAGACTGTTGATGCGCCTCGGCCGCGTGTCGTCGTTGCGCGACAACAACAACGTGTCAGTATACGTTGGTCCTGTTGATGACGCTGCCATGGACACGACGGATGCGACGTTGACTTGCGATCTATTTGTGGAATTGTCCTTTTTTTGGGAGCATGTTTTGTTTTTTTTTTGCGGAGCGCTGATGCCGCGAAAGAGGGAAAAAAAGAACGACGACGCCAACGCGAGCCAAGTGCGCCAGTGGCTGCGCTGCTAGAGGGAGAAAAAAAAAGAGCCGGCATTGGATGTGGACGCCTGTAGCGTTCGGGCCGACGTCGCACGAAAAAGGCTACCCGCCCGCTGGCGGCAGACCCCTCTAGTATTCAAAAAAAGAAAAAAAAACAAGAAAAAGACCGACCAACAAGAATGTGCGATTTTGGTGGCGAGTTGCGTGCTCTTTTGCATTGCAAACGGCGAACCTATGGGAGCCAAGTATAGGCACGTTGATTTTTTAACTGGTTGCCGATCCGCGCCGTGAATGAGAGCAAGAGGCAGAAAAAAAAGGACAGGCGCAGCGACGAACGCCTTGTCTTTCCTACAGTTGTTTTCCTCCCTCCACAAAAGAGACGCGCGCCCGAGACGACACAAGAAAGAAAAAAAGGAGGCGCATCCTCTTGAAAGAACACAAAAAAATATTATTACTTGGCGCCACACTATCCCTCGCGCTAGAAATATGGGTCAATCCACGAGCACGCCTTTGCCCGACGGCAGCGCAGACGATGCCATCGCAATCGACAATGCCGACATCAAGGATATGGTGATGATTGAAAAGCCCACCATCTTGGAATCGGTCCCGACCGCCGCCGCCACCGAGTCTGCGCCTGGTTCTGTCGAAATTGGCACGACGCCCACCGTGAATGTCCCGGAGCGCAGCGAATCGGCTCCGGCAGACGGCACGCCCATCACTACGCAGAGCGCGTTGGATGCCGCGCTGACTGCCATCCAAGACCCGGCCAGCGTTACCAAGTTGGAGATTCTTTTCTCGCACAAGAACCCCATCGCCGACGCGACGCTCTTGGACAGGTATGGCCTCATCAAAGACGAACACATCGAAACGGCGTATGACGACCACGCCAAAAACGCCTTTGATCTGAGTGCGCTTTCGGCCTTTACGCGCCTGTCCATCCTCTGCGTCACCATGGATGACGGATGCTGCCACCCCGCCTTTGTCGTCGTGCCGCGCGCCGTATGGTCGCGCCTGTCGTTGGTAACTGGTGACTGGGCCACATTCCGTGTCATTGACTAGATCACATGCCAAGGCCTTTGGATGTGTGTGCTCTTTTTTTTCTTTTGTGTTTATCTTGTATACGCTTCAGAACACGAGTAGGAATACTCAAAGAACAGAAAAATACACAACCCTCTGGATGCTTTTGTTTTGCCTTGCTTTTTTTGTCATGCCAATGTCTGGGGCTTTGAGACTTTAGGTATTTCCTGCACTTTGAGTGTTCCCGCCCGTGTCCTCGGACCTGGCCGCGCGCGCCTTCCTCCCGGCTCTTTTTTTTCACAAATGAAAAATTGGGAAAAGACGTGGTGGGAGCACCACGCATACACGCGCATCGATATCGACCTTTTTTTTGTTTGCCTAATCCTTGCCGTGGGCAATGATTTCGTGCGTGGGCGCCGCTTTTTTGCATTTTCTCACTTTCTGTGCGTAATTTGTGTCGAATGAATCGCGTCGTTGTCCTCTCTCTCTCTCTCTCTCTCTCTTTTGTTGGGGACTCGCGTTGTTGCTCTTTTTTTTTCTCCTTTCTTGTCATGGTTACGTAGCACCGGCCAGGGCACGCGAGCGCACAAGCGATCCCGAAACGCCTACACGACCTCGCTGTGGCGCGCTGCCGTATCGAGTTACGCCGTCATCATCATCATCAACGATAGCGGCCACGCCACCTTCATCGAGATCATTGTCTTGATCAAAGTCGTCGAGACCACCGATTTGGCTGTCCTCTTCATCCTCATCACTGCCGTTATCCGACGCGCTCTGCCACGCGCTTTCGTCCCCGACCATCACCCACGAGTCGGTTGCGAGAATCGGGCCTCGGCGGCTCGCACGTCGGTCGACCGTCGCCGCCCGTCCTCGATCATCGATCCAGGCCTGCCGCGCGGCATAAAGGCCGACAGCGGCAGCCGCCAGATCGTGGGCCAACGTGCCCTCTGGTGTGTGCGCGGCCGTCCACACAGCAGCGTCCACTTCGGTGGGTGCCACCGCGCGCGAGGGACTGTAGGGCGCGCGCACCATGGGACCCGCCGTCGGATCGTGTGGGTCGTAGCCTGCGTCGAGGAGCACCGAGAGGATACGCAAGAGACGAGCCACAGCCTGTTTTTGAATGTCTCGGTTCCTCATACGGCGCGTTGCCGTCGTTGCAGTATGGACCGCGTGCGCCCTCGCCATCGTGAGCGGGTTGACGTCCCATGAGCCGAGCGGGCCCGTGCGTGGAAAGGTTCGTGTCAGCAGGCCGACGACGGCGCTCGGGTCATAAGGTCTCTGTGTAACGTGGGTCGCTTCCCTGTCGGCAAACACATTGCGCACCGGCGCCAAAGAGGTGCCGCCTTCAACCGAGGCAACGTCAATGGCCGTGGCCAGCGGATGAGCCAAGGCCGGTGCCAAGACGGTTTCCACTGTGGGCCACGGTCGCGCACCGGCGTCGATCAGCGCCGCGACAACATCGGCGGAACCCGCGGCCGCCGCCACGGCCAATGGAGTCGTAAACATGTCACCCGCGAGTCCTGCACCGGCGTCGGCCACGGGACTCGCATCTGATGGCGAGAGACCCGCTTCGCCTTGCCATCGCGCCAGCACGATCGGATTGCCGGCCGTACGCAGTCGATGACCATCAAACACCGAATGGGGTCCGAGACCGCGCGCCATGGCCATCAGGCGGCGTACCTCTTGAGGGTCGTCGCGCGCGATGGCATCGATCAATAGAGACGCGCAGCCGATATAGTCGGCGCATCCATTGGTCGCGTACAAGAGACGCAAACGGCCCGCAGTCTGACGTGCCGTGTCAACGCCCACCGGGCGACCAGCGTGACGGCTCGTGGCCAATGCAGCGATCTGCGCCGGCGCCATGCTCGCCACCGAGAGCCAAGGCAACGTGCGTCGCTTTTGGCGCATCGCGTCTGTGCCGTCTCCATCGCCTTGGCCATCGTAGGGGTACTGCCCATAACCGTCGGCGTCGTCTCCACCATAGTTATCGGGCGCCGCGTAGGCGTGCGCAAAAACCGTCAAGAGGCCATAGAGATTATGCGACGCGCTCGGCGCGGCAAACCCACGGTCACCGGCACTGGCGCTGTCGAGATCGGCTGCAAGGGCATCTGCCTCGCTCATCGAGGCGCGCTCCAGGCGCCACGAATCATAGGCGCCTGGTGTGCGCGGCACACCGTCCAGTGCGCCCCTCTGAGAGATCATTGTACCCGGCACCTGGACCGCAGCGGCAGGCGCGTCGGGACGGTAGCGCGTCAACAAGGGACCGAGCAACCGTGCGATTTGATGGCGTGCACGGCGTGCATCCCTATCCGATTGCGTAGCGGCGGCAAGACGCAACACCGTCAATGGGTTGGGGTCCCATGGATCAGGAGACGCGCTCGGCGCAAAGGCATCAAGCAAAAGCAATACCATGTCGACAGCGTCAAAGGAACGCGGAGACTGAGGTGCGGCGACGGCGGGCGCCACAGCGGCGGCAGGCAGGGTGGCGAGCGCCGTGTCGAGCAGGGCTTCGGACGAGGGCCACGGGCGAGCGCCCATTTGAATGAGCACGTCGGCGACATGAACCGCGCCCATGGCCGCGGCCTGACCGAGCGGCGTGGGCGGCGGCGGACGCGGCAAGTCAACGGGCAGCCGGCCGCCTCCCGCCAGCCTCTGGCCCGTTGGGCCTAGGTAGACGGTGCCGGGGACGATCATCTGGTAGGGCACGGCCGGCCCATAGGCAAAGACATCATTTACACCGAGCGCGCCGTTCGATACAATGGCTGCCACGGTATCGCCGTCGTCGGCCCACAATGCGTCGAGAAAGGCGTCATAGGCCGCAGGGTAGGCCGTGCGCGCACCATCGCCATCCACGTCAACCACATGGGTCAACATACGTGATGGCGGTGACGACGATCCTCTAGGTGGCGCTGTTTGTCTGAGCGAGGGTATCATGCCTGGTGGAGGTCCACCGCAAACCGACCAGCCGATATTTTTTTTTAAAAAAAAAAGAAGGAGACAAGGCAACTGTGCGTCTCTTTTTTCCTTTCTTTGAGCCTCAACTGTAAACGTACGGGAGCGGTGCGCCTATTTTCCTTTTTACTTACTAGGTGCAGTGCGCAACGAGAGCCGCGGCGCGACGAAGCGCGCCCACAAACTCGTCCTGTGACCCTCGCAGTGCTGTGACAAAGTCGATCGCCAGCCGCCCCCATATCCGACGGTGACTGTGCGACAAGGCCCAAGACGCGCCGAGCCAAGGCCGACAAAGGGCACACCGCACCGCGCCCACCCGTCGGATGCGCCTTGCAAGCGACAGGCGTGACTGACAGACACACTCACAGTGGGACTGTTTTGTACAAAAAAAGGTCAATAAAGTGTTGGGGAGGACACCAACCAATAATCTTTTCGCATGTCTGTTGGGACGTGCCGAGGCTTCTGTACGGTCTCGCCTCCCGGGACCAGAAACAGCACGCCTTTTTCTGCCGCCTTTGCGTGCGCGCCCGCATCGATTTTTTCCTCTTTTTGTTTGTTTCAGCCTTGAGAAAATGAGCGGTAGCAAAAAAAAAGGCACAACGCCTCATTGGCGACAACGCCCAACCTTTTTGCCCTGGTCTACAATTTTCCCCGCGAGGGCGCTGTGCATTTGGAACGGCCCCGCTGAGAAATACTTACTTGCTTTTTCCGATCCGAACCTAAAAAAAATCAAAGGAGAACTCGCAACCACAGGCCGCACCACAATGGAGGCCGATACGGCGAGAGAACCGCAGCAAATGGGTTGCCAGAATCATGTTCACTCGGAAAGGCTATCGACGGCACCGTCGACTACCGTGCACGACGGCAACGACGTTGGGCTAATCCCCAGCGCTACCTCTAGGGACGGTAGTGAAAAGACCGCTGATGCCGTCGCAAACACGGTGGCAGATGCCCTTGACATGCCTCCTGATGTACCCGCAGACCCGGCCTCGATTCTCGCACGTATGGACGACATCACGCAATGGCTCGTCTCGGTGGACCCCGCACTGGATCACGTCATCCGCGAATCCACAATAGAGTGGGATGTTTTCGTCAAGACTCCCTTTGTCGCGCTCGTGGGCGCCGTCGTCGGCACCACCGTGCGCTACACGCAAGCACGAGCCGTGCGCCAGGCACTCTATGAGCGTCTAGGTGGAGTCGACTTTGGTCATGATGCACTGGCCCGCCTGTTGGACGATGACGGTGCTCGACGAGCGGTGGGGTTGACGGCCAAACACACCGCCATATTGCGCGCGCTGTGTGAGCGCGCCGCGGAGAGCGGATCCTTGGAGACGGCCGAGGACGTGCGTCGTCTCGCCACAAATGTACCCGGCATTGGCGCGTGGACCAAGGAGACGGCCATCATTACATGTCTCTTGGATGCCGACGCGTTCCCATCGGTCGACAAGTGGCTGAGGCGCAAGATGGCCGCCGTCTATGGTATGGCCAAGAGTCCCACGCCTAAACAGGCCGAAATCATGGCGCGTCGGTGGTCGCCCTATCGCGCCATCGTTGTGGCCTACCTATGGCGTTGGTTTGACCAAACCGAGACGGCGCAGATATGCCACCACGACACAAGTGGCAACAATGGCGATAATAATAAATGACAATGGCACTTTCTGGTCCTCCCTTTTATTTTCGTCTGTGCGCATCCCCCTTTTTTCCACTTGCTTGGCCTCTTTTTCTGTTGTTTTGGATGGGGACAAAAAAATGTTTCTGACCTCATTTCGTAGGCGCCGTCATGAAAGGATGACAAACAAGAAAAAGGAAAAAAAAAAGAGTCTGTTGGTGCTTGTCTGGTGGCAGACACGCAGCGCGCGCAGATGCCGCGGCCTGCCCATTCCCTCGGCGCCTTTTTACGACATTTTTTCAGGGAACCCGCACTTTTGTCGATAAAAAAAAGAAAAAAGAAAAAGGCCGGGTATGGTGTGTGCGTGCGACACAAAATGAGACAAAAAATCCGAGCGACAGACAACGTAGCGGCGACGAAATTGTTTAGGCTAACCTTCTTTTTTCCCCCAATTTTTCGTCTGCGTATTGGCGCGGCCCTTTCGGCCAGCGCCCGCCCGTCAAAAAAAAGAGGACATTGCACGCGCGTGTGCGCGCGCCTCCTGTACAATGCCGTGGAAAAAAAAAAGAATGAAAAGACAATCCCAAACGGACCACGCACGACAAAAAGTACGAAAAAAGGAGAGGAGAAAAAAGAGCGTGCACATGCACCGGGGACGACGGTTCGGATCGGCCGAGGCAGCGGATGCAACACGCGACCTCGAAATCGCATGGGCGACGCTGCGCCATGACGGCGCTCTTTATCAGACGGGAGGCGTCACCGACAGGGTCCATCTGTGTCAAGCGACATGCGGCCATTTGGGTTGCGCGATGCCGCAATGTACGGTGCTCTCTACCGAGGAGCAGGTCGCCAACGCCATCGCGCATATTGATGCCCTCGCCGACGGTGTGTGGCTTGTGTATGACCTTGCGCGTGCCAGAACAAATGCTATTGTCGCGGTGGCACAATCTGTTGCCGCCACGATGGCGACGCAACCGGTCGTCGACGGTGTGCGAGACGATCGCTCTGACGCTGTGCGCTCGGCGGCGTATCGCGCGTGGCGCCCTTATGTCGATATGATTCATCAGCTTCATGGACGGCTCTGGGGCGTGTACGCGCCCTTTTGGGGGTTGGTATCTCGTACCGGCACCGAACCCCTACTGGGCGATCCTTTTCTTGGCCTAGCGACACCGACGCCATCTTTTCCGCATGGACCACCCACGCCGCGCGACCTAGAGGCCTCCTTTCTGACGCGCGACATGGATGATCCCTCTGCGACAACACCAACGACAATGTCACAGACAAACATGCACAGGCCAGATAATGCAGCCGTCTGCGAAATCCCATGGATGGAGGTTGATCAGGGTGCGTGCATGGCCACCGTGGCACGGTTGCGTGCCGTGGCGCTCGCCAGACGCATAGCACGTGATGCCACTTATCCACTGCCAGAAGACACTGCGTGGGCGACAGGCCGACGTGCGCTGGCGGCCGCTCTCGGCGCCAGTCCCGACACAAGAATGGTCCTCGCGATCAAAGACCGACGTCACGTGCTCGCCGACGGATCGCACGTGACATCGCGCAAGGTTTCTCTGCGTGCCGACCTTGCCGTGTGTCCGTTTACTATACTAGAAGAAGAAGAAGAGGAACAAGTACAAACAGCAGAGCATGCGCGATCGCGTCGGCAAGGTGACTTTGGTCATTATTCAATCGTTGCATGTGCGCACAACCATACGGCCGCCACGGGTGTCACGCATGATCGGATCGAAACACTGACCAACACCGACGCCGAGCGATACGACCAAGACGACGCCTCTAGGTCGCACGCGCAAGGGCGTCACAGTCGAATAAACCCGACGATTGCGTGTATGCAGCGTCTGTGCGTGGGCAAATACATGCTGGACGGGTGGTTGGCGCGCATCGCGCGCGGATCTCGCCACGCGCTGCATACGATCACGTTGCTAAACACCCGAGCGTCGCCAACCACCTATTCCAGGCCCGCGCGACGTGGCGACTTTGGGTTTTGCGCAACGTCCCCGCACGCGATCGGTCGTGTGACTGTCGTGCGGCGCCAGATTGCGCTCGATGGGTGTTTGGTAGCGATACTCGTGCGTGATGCCTACATTGTGCAGCCGGCAGTGAGAGCGGCAGAGGCAAGGCTCTTTGTTGCGACGGACCGCCCGTCGGCGATGCCACCGACGCCCGACCGAGCGCTCAATCGACGGGCCGCGAGCGATGCAATACGCCTGCTGAATGGGCACCCGCGCACCAACATGTCGGCACGCAGGGCGCTGGCCGCGTTGCGGTATGCCACGTGGTATGCGTGTGGCGCAGGACAACCAGATGGCTACGACGCCGGCCTTGTCACATCGCTCCTCGACCGTGCAGGTTTTCACCCGACGCGAGGCCTTGTCGCACGCCTCGTGCTTTTGTGGTCACCCTGATCAGTCCACTTTTTTTGGCCCCCCTGGTCTCCTTTTGTGTTTTTTTCTTGGTGCGTTGCCTTGGTTTTCCGTATGTGTTTGTCTTGCGCCTTTTTTCCCGACCCAAAAAAAAGTTATACACGCGCTTTTGACAACAATGCGCATTCCTTGTCTTTTTTACCTTTCCCTGCGTTGCTCTTGCGCCGATGTGTTTCTGCGCCCATTGATTGAGAAGTCATCATAAAAAAAAAGAAGGAGATGCGAGTTGAGCCTGCCCACCTTTTCATTTGGGCAACCACCATGACGACGCAAAAAAAAGCCGGCCAAATCGCACCCGGCAGCCCGCACAAGATGCGCCATGCCAACGATCCGCAAATTCCAAAAACAACAACGAATATCAATAAAAGCGAAGGAAAAGAACGCGGCAGGGGGAATAGCATGTTTTTTTCCGTTTTTTTCTTATCCAAAGAAAAGACAATGAGGAAAGAGCAAAAGAAGAAGCACCATGCCCAAAAAAATGGGCCTAGGCATCGGGCCGGTCCTCGGCGGCGCACAAGCGACTCTGGATATAGAGACACGGCAGTCCCCTTCCCGCCTGGGGCTGTTTGCAAACAAGGCGGTCATAGACGCAACGCAGTGAAGGCGTCTCGCGCCGACGTCGCTGTGCCTCTTGTAGGTCGCTCTTGTACTCTACAGCGGCCCGATCTTGGATACTGACGGCGTCGTCGGCGTTGTCGTTGATACAAAGGCCTTTGTTGTTCCGGTCCTCGCCGCACTGTATGTTGCCATTGCCGTCGGGTTGTTGTTCCATCCCACCCGACGAAATCACATCCTTGCCGCCTCTATCGTCGCCATCGCCCTCATCATCATCATCATCATCGCCGTCGCCGTGGTTGTGATCATGATCATGATGAACGCTATTGGCAACAAGGGGCTGGCGCATGTCGATTGTAGGGCCGGGCGCGCCAGAGAGCCAGTCACACGGCCTGAGACGTCCAGCGACGAGGTCGGCCGCTGTGCAGCCCGTGCGCGCGGTCAACAAGACCCGACGCTCGATAAAGCATTCGATGCTCTCGCGCGGCTCGCCCCAATGGGCGTACGCGTTGGCGTACCACCGGTCCAACAGACGCGCGAACCGCGCCAGGCGACGACCAGCCATATTGCCGCCGCACAAGTCGGATATGGTGTGCACCACTTGACCCACGGTAAAGATGAGGTTGCCGCCCGTGTCGCGGTCCTCGTGGTCTGGCGGCAGCGTGAGCGCAAGCCTGAGCACGCGATCGGCGTGCGGGTGTGCGGGCGTGCCTTCGGGGCGCGACGCGATCGGTCCACACCCATCGGGGTGGACGCAAAGGCCAAAGATGAGCCTCGTGCCGCGCCACGCAATGACACCCAGCACGTCGTCGGGCACGTCTTTGACGAGATCCTCGTACGAGGCGGCAAATGGATGGCCTCGGAGGATGGCCGACACGAGCAAAAGGCCCCCACCGGCTTCGGTGGGCATCGGCTGCAATGCATTCGTCGCACGTTGCCACCAGACACTGTCGTAGCGTGCGACTTCGAATCGTTTGCGCATGCGTTGCATCCAACGACGCACAAGAGGCAGATCAACGCAATCGCATTCAGCGATCATGTCTTCACTCGGGTCGACCAAGGTCGGCGTTTGTCTTTTCCGCCGTCGAACCTTGTCGCTGTCTTTACGGTCGTTGTCATCGACGGCATGGTTGTTGTCATGATGAACATGGGCAACGACAGCAACGCCATTGTCGCCGTTGATCGTTTTTAGCCGTTGCCGTTTCGATTGTGAAACGGTGGCGCCTTTGCCGTCAACATTATCCAGTGGCATGTCAGATGCAGGAGGGCAACTGTCCATCGTTTTGCGCTTCAAAGTGTCGGTGCGCGAGAAGGTGTCGCTTTGCGGCGGCGGGCCACCGCCATCATCGTGATTCTCGACGTCGTCCCTTTTGTGTCTGCCTTGGAGGCCCATCTCGGTCGCCGCGTATATGTTGTCGATTCGCTCCGCTATGGGTTTGCCTTTTTTTCCCTATTTTTCTTTGCCCTCTGTCAAAGAGGAAGAAAAAAAAGAATCCTCTTTGCAGCGAGGATTGAAAGCAGGGGCAAAAAGTGCAGCGCCTCTAGCCGCGAAGCGCCCGCGAAACAAAAAAAAGGCGGTTGCGGCTATTGCCCGGTAGATTCTTGGCCGCTGTCTTTTTCTCTCTCTTGCTCGCCCGCTCTCTCTTGCCACTGCCCTTTCGCGGTCCGCACATGCACCGGCTCTAGATGCCTGTAAACCATTCCTATTGGACCAACCTGGTGACAAATGGCCTTTTTTCGCGCATCTTTTTCGTGGTGTGTGGATTGCACGAAAAGGCGAGTCGCAATGTCACTCTACGCTGTTCCTTTATTTTTTTTTTGAATTCGTCGCCATGAATGCCGGTGAATGGTCGGGTCGGGCCGCGGCTGGTTCAGTCTCTGAGGGGAATTGAACCCGGCATTATTTTCTGAACTGTGAATACATTTTGCACAAGAATGTGTGGTCGGTCGCATTCGCGACCGTGTTCCCATTTCGTCCGAGTCTAGTTTGTGCATGATTTATTGAGGATTATAAAAAAAACGAATCGGCGGTTTTGATTCTCGTCAGCGTCGGCTTGCTTGCAGTCCAAAGGCGGCCGTTGTATCATGTGGCGGGTGCCGACGCGCGGGCATCGTCGAGGACGGCGGTAGCGGCATCATCGATGGCCTTGAAGAGATCGGCAATGCGATCGAGCGCCCATTCGGTGAGCACGCGCGCGTCAACAGGTCCGTCTGTGCCCGTGTGGTAGGCCCACGGCGTCACACACGCGGCCGTCTCGCATGCGCGCTCTGTCTCTAGTGAGGCCACAAGCGCCGGGTGTAATTCCGGCGGGTGCTCTGGCGCGCCCTTGGTACAGCGCTCGGCCACCTGGCGCCATGTAGCACCGTCTGCCGTCGGATCGCCCACGGATTCGTCCAATGGGGAGCGCTCGTGTTGCACAATGAGTGCCACACAGGCGCCGCCGCACCCATCCGTCTGCACGGCGATGCCCGCCCACACGCGCACTGGGTGCATCTCTTTGTGCACCACGGCAGTGCGTCGCTCTGGACCATCGGCCGCGCTTACTACGGCCGCGCATCTGGCGCGCCAGTTGACGAGCATGCGCGGGCGGTCAAAGGCCATAGTCGAATGGGCGCCGAGATCGCAATCGATCGGGCATTCGTAGGCCTCGGCGACGATCTTGTCGATGCATCGCAAACCCAAACAGAGTTGACCCGACTCGATGGCCGCGCCCAAGAGATCGTCGCACAGACCTCCGTTGAGGCGTCGACCGGTCGCGGTCTCTACGGGTCCATATTCCCCAAAGATCGCCTGAGCAACGTGGTCCTTGATGAGTTGGGCCGTGGTGTCGGGTCCGACGGGCGGGAGCACACGCGCTGGCGTGTTACGCATGCGAAAGAGGTAGCGTTCGTCTTGTCGGTCCCACTGACGCGCAATGTACTCGTCCGTGCGACCACCCAACACGCACTCTGAGACGAGACCCATCCCGACCAACCTGACCCGCTGGACGCACATGTCTCTCTCGATATGCGAGAGCCAGTGGTGTCGGCCATTTCCCGTGCACGGATCGCGCGGGAAGCCCGGTGCGTCACCGTAAAAGATCGAATCGATCGGGTCGGCTGGAAGCGTGCACGGCCCGTTGGTAAAGGGAGGATCATAGAGCCATGTGTCATCTGCGCATACAACCAGGCGGCCGGCATCAAGGTGAATGTAGATCTTTTCGGGTAGGTCGGGATGTTCGAGGGAGAGGGACCGACTGTATGATTCGGCGAGCGGTCCCGCATCGCACGTCCACGTCCAGGGGGCGTCCGCGCTCCGACCGACTCGCCATCCGTGCGCGGCGAGGACCTCTGGCAACCGGCGCAGATCGCCGTAGCGCTGTGCGGCAAAGGCCTCCCACGTGTGCAGGCCCGACGCGAGAAAATCAATCAGGCGTCGGCGCGCCACCAATGGACCATCGCCTTGCGCTATTTGGTCGGGCACATCGCGCGCCGCAAGAAGGCATGCGAGGTCGACGCAGGTGCCTGTCTCGGCGTCGACCACGGGACCCGCCGCCATCCACACGTCAGGCCAAAATCCGATCCGTACTTTGAAAACAAAGCGCCTTGACTCTTTTGTGACATTGGTGCCATCACAGGGTCGACCGTCATCGCTGCCAGCGCAGGTGTTGACAAGGCGACTGCAGGAGAGGACAAGATGGGACGGCAACGGTCTCTGCGTGTCCTCGGAATGCGATCCCGTTTCTTTTGATCCCCTGCCGGGGGCGGATTGAGGCACGGCGTCCATGCTGCGATCATTGTCGTGTGCCGGGTCGCGCTCGTTGACATCATAGTAATGGTTGTCATAACAGTCATTCTCTCCGTGGTTTTCGTTGTTGCCATTGTCATCAGCAAAATACCAGTCATGGCTCTCGTCTGTATCGTAGGCGCGTGGCAGACCGGGCATTGTGGTCGGCCTCGCCCGCGCGGGTATGACCGAGAGCGCATGCACACTGACGTGCATGGCATCCATGGTTGCGAGGCACAAGCGCACGCCACGCGGATCACACGCGGTAGCCCTGCGCAACACCTCACTTTGCCAGTCGGTGCGGGCCGCGTAGATCCCGGCAAAATGGCGGCAGATGGCCGCGGCCTCTTTAGGCGTCGTCGGTGACATCTCGCGCTCGTGCTCGTAGGTATCATCGGACGGCTTGGCGAGCGACGCGAGGGCAACCGAGAGTGCCTTGAGGACCTCGCTCCGATCGGATGAGGCACCAGCCATTTTTTCTTTTTTTTTTTTGCCTTTGCTTTGGCCTCTACAGACGCACGAGCAACACGGGGCAATGTCTTTCCGTGTTTGTGCCTTGCGCGCAGAGCCCCTGCTTTTGTGGTGTCAGCCCGAGAGGTCCCTTTTTTTTTGGTTGGTCTGCTCGGTGTACATCCGGCGCCTCGTTGGTTGCCCCCCAATTTTTTAAAAATTTTATTCCCAGAAAAAACTTGTATTCCTTTCGCATCTTTTGCGCGTTCCTACCTCGCCTTGGGGCGGCCAATGGGCACGCGCAAGGCCACAACGGCCGGCTGAGTGGTCCGAGACATTGTTGTGGCGACCGGCCGCAAGCCAACAAAGGCCAATGGAGCGGCGAGTCGTCGCCTCTTTTTTCTTTCCGGTTTTTCTGACCTCTTTTGGTCTGTCACTCAACTGGCGCGTCTCCTTTTCTTTTTTTTTTTCAATTCTTCCTCGTGTAACGTGCGCAACCGACCGCATGTACTGTCAGGACCAGTACAGTTATACGCCCTTTCTCGACCGGCCGGTCGCCGCGCTCGCCGTCTGCCTTGCCGCCAAGGCTGTGGTGCACACTCGCGGCCTCGTCGATGCTGTCGACGTCCGCCGTACAGAACGTCGCGCCGCCGCGCAGGACGAGACGCCCGGAGGATGCGGCAACTCCAACGACTTGACTGTCGATGACAGCGGCAGCGCCACGCAACAGCGGCATCATGGAGCGGACGATCTATGGCGCGTGGACCGCGATGCCGCAGCCAATGCGCTCGTGACCAGGTGCAGTGAGGCCGAGGCCACGTTGCCGATTGCATGGCGGCCCTTTCTCGATGCCTATGCAGCCACGCTCCCAACGCGCGGTCCAGCGCTCGACGATACAGGCGCATCTGGAGAGTCAGTCTACTCGACGGGGACCGCGTTGGCCGTCATACAACGAATTCTGCCTGTTCTCGACGCACACCGCCTTGTCGTCTATGGAATGCGACTGCGGCCCGAGTACACTGATCACGTCGCCGGACCGTGGGATCGTGTGGTGCCGCGTCCCATGGTCGAAATCGACTGCGGAACGGGCGTCTGGCTGTTGCAGGTCGCCGCCGGGCGCGTGTGGTCTGACGATGTGCGCGAGGGCCAAGAGACGGCCGGAGGTGCCCTCGCGGTACGCTTTGCCGTAAACCGTGACACGGGTGTGTTTGTTGACGCGGCTGACACGTGGCTGGGCGACGGGCGCAATGCGGCAACCGACGCTCTCTTTGCTTTTTTTCGCTCGGGTGCTTCTCACATCGACGCCTACGTCGATGCTCGTTATGGTCGTATCTACCGCGCCCCGACGGCACTCACTGCCTCTTTTGGATGGCGACTCGCCAACGACAAAGGCCACGAACATGGGCTTTGCAGGCCTTGGTCGATCGTATCGGCCGACTGCGAACGCGCGACCGAATTTGTGCGCGCGAGCGATGGGCGCCGCGTAAGGGTCACCTCACAGCACGGTTCCGTCTTTGTGTCTGCTGGCAATGACCGCGTCTCATTACCCGATGCTGCCTACCCAACTCCTCCCACGCGCGACGGCATCGACTACCCGTTTGCCGTTCAGCGGCCGCCTGCCGATTACGCAAAAGGCAAAAGTGATGACGATGACAGTGATGATGATGACAAATACCACCGCCACAACTATGGCGACCGCGACTATCTCGTCGCACAGGGACTGATCGATCCCATGCATATGGTATCCGAGTGGATAGGTCGAAATATGTACCCAGGCATCACGACGCTTTCCTCGTGGCCGTACATTCGATTCGACTTTGACCCCGACCAGCACACGGACGCTTTAGACGAGGCCGACTGGCACGCCCGCCTTTCCGCGCGCATGCACCTCGTGGCAGACCTCGCACGGGGCGACTATGGGCCGCCGCTCGACTCGGAGGCGCTGGTTGTTGCATCGGCGTCGACCCTGCTGGCACGCGCGCCCGTGTTCTCTTCTGACACCCAAGGCGTGACGCGGTCTGTCAATGGGCGCACGTGCGACGCCGTCTTTGGGCACCTCACGTCCCTCGGCGCCGCGAGACCCTGGCGCATCTTTCGTCAAAAACAAAATCTGTGCTATGGTAATCGTTACCACGATCCGACGCGCGGCCTCTGCGTCAACTGGTTTGTCGAGTGCAACTTTGCCCAGAGCATGTCGGACGATGCGCGTCCTACAGTGCGCTTTTACGGTCACATTGCGGGACTTGATGCCGGATCGGTGTCGGCGTCATCCAGCGATCCTGTATCGGACTCGCTCACTATGGTGGCGGCCTACTACTGCCTGTCTGCACGCGCGCGTATGCCGGGCCGCTATGACGATGGCGTGTGGGATCTGGACGGCGCAGACACGGATGATGTCGCCATCGCCTCTGCCATCGACGCCGCCTTTGACGCCGCCCAACCGTCGCCTACGACCCGGTTTGCCGCCGACGAGCCCCATCCGCTTGTCGCCTACTATCGCGAACGCGAGTTTGATCTCGCGCCGGGCCATTTTCGAGGTATCCTCGACGAAGACGCGATGCGCGTCAATGTCGACATTGGCGATCGATCGACCGCCGCCTTGGTCTCGGCGCTCGACTGGCTCGCGACGGCATTTGACCGCCACGCCACCCTCTTTGCCCTGCGCTCGGACCTCTAGGCCGATGGCGCTGTGTGAACGCAACCTGTCGAACGGCCAACCATGCAGTATACGAAAAAAAGAAGATTTATGCTTTTTGCAGACGCCCGCCTTTTTCCCCGGCCGTCCCCTCTTCTTTTGGAGATCGCAACTTCCTTTTTTGTTGCCTTTTTAGCGCGCTTTTGGAGTATAAAATACGAAATGTGAACAGAATCACAGGCGGCCCTTGTGTGGCCTGGGCTTCCGCGACCATCCCTTTTCCCCCGTGACTTGCCCACATCCGCGTTGGCTGATTTTTTGATCAATTGGCGCCTGCGGTTGTGGCCTGTATTGAGTGGGGAGGACTTTTCGCCGGCGCTTCGGACGGATGGGTCCCAGCGCGATCCTGCGCTGGAACCCAACGATCCTATTCCTGAAAAAAAAATATTGCAGATCGGGTTTTGTGACCGCGAGGTCTGCGCCTTGAGCGGGCGCAAGGCAGACCACGCACAAAAGGAACAAAAAAGACCGGCGGCCAATCTCACGCCCCATGCCAAGTGGCAGTGGGTCCACTCCTATGTGCACGGCCGGGACCGCATGGTACATTAAAAATGTGTAACGGCCAATCTCATCGCGTGCGCGTTGCGTTTTTGTTACAACGCAACACTTTGTGCGCGCAAGATGAAACAAGGCCGAGGGAAAAATGCGATATGGTGGTGGTGCGCATCCATTGCCGTGCGCAGCGCTTTCGCTCAATATTTTTGTCCCGAGGGCCAGGACTCATATTGCTCGGGCGGATCGGTTGGTCAGGCGAAAAACAAATGCCTATATTTCAGAGTATTTTCAGTTTACATTCGGGTCTAGTCCAATGGGCGTTGTCTATTTGCCGTTTTCAATTCTTGCCCAACTGTTTTTTTGGGTACAACTTACCAACCGATTCGCTTGAGCAATAGGTTTTTTCTGCACTATAGTTGGCGAACTCTCAAAAGGGGCAAAAGAAAGTCATAAAAAAGTCAATGTGCTGTCCCAAAAAGTGTCTACAGCCTGTTGTTTCGTCTGCTTGGGAATTCATAAAAATGCCGACAGCAGACATGTCTCACTCCTCATATGTCTGCAATTTTTTTGGCGGACAAAACAGCAGGCTGTAGACACTTTTTGGGACAGCACATTGACTTTTTTATGACTTTCTTTTGCCCCTTTTGAGAGTTCACCGACTGTAAAAAGCAACGGCAGCGAAAGAGTCACACGCGACTCGGCAAGAGGGAAAAAAGGACTGGCTCTTCCTCTTTTGCTTTGATTTTTTTTACTTTTTTCAAATGAGTCCCTTTGCACAATGGAAAAAAGGGGCGAAACCAAAGCAAACCGACCAAGGCGAGCGGCAACCAGAGCGAGCAACCAAAGCGAGCCCATTAGGCGAGCGGCAGCCCGACAATAATGTCATAGGTGACATTGTTGGTGCTGCCAAAGGGACGCACGGCCAAATAGGTCGATACGGGCGCGAATGCCTCAAACAGGTTCGCGCCGGCGCAACGCTGGGACAGCTGGTCCAACGCTCTCAGCGTGGCCAGGCTCATATCTTCTTCTTCGTCGTTGCGCTGCGGTCGCGGCACGCCGCGGCTCCGCGCCCATTGCGGTGCGAACCGCGCGCGCCCAGGCGCGATGAGCGCACGCCTGAGAGATTCGTTGACGGCGTGTTCCACCTTGTTGCGCAGTTGACGCGCGTCGGATCGCGCGACGGCGCGGTCCACGTCGGCGCGTAGAGTCGACACAACGTCGCGACCGATCAAACGGCGGTCGTCGAGGCTGATGATGGCGCCCGGTGGCGGGTCCATGCTCGTGACGTAAAAGTAGCGGAGACGCGGGTCGCCATAGGGCACCGGCTGCTCGTCGGCCAGCTGAGTCACGTGCCACGGGGCCGCGTCGCCGTCAAAGCCGCCCAGGACATATCCCGACACGCCATCGACGCCGTGCGCCCACGCCAAGAGGTCGCCGAGGGTCATGTCGGCGGGCGACCGGAGCACGTCGGCCACGTCCGGGTGGGGCTCGACCTCGCGCTGCAACGAGGTGCGGAACGCTGATCGCGAGGAGCGCGCGCTGCGCGACGGCACCATACCGCGCAGTATGCGCCCAAAGGTGCTGCCGGGGGAGCGGGACGATCGACCGGCAGTCATCGGGGCGGCGGCCGATCTGGCCTCTGTGCGCGCCTGCTCTACATTGCGCGCGGTCTGCATCGCAGCGCCCGATTCGAGGTCGAGCGCGTGCGCCCGTTGTCGCTCGATCGCGACGCGTCTCGTCACCGCCTGCGCGTACAGCGCGTAGAGCACGCAAAAGCGCTCCTGGGCAAGACGTGCATCGTGCTGGCGGCGCATGGCCAGCGCCGTTTGCAACACGCTCGGCTGTGCCATGCCCACGGCGGCCGCCGAAGCCGGGACGCCATGGAGCATTTCGTTGTTTTCGCCACCGCCGCCTCCATAGGCTGCGGCAAGGTCGGGAAAGTCACGCGCCCAATTCACGCGCGCTCTCTGGCATACGTCGCGCGCCCTCTGGCTGCTCGAACAGAGCGCCGCGAGATCGCCCGCCCGCCCCTGGGCGACGAGCGACTGGAGAAGCAAGAGAAACACGTCCTCGCCCATCAGGTCGACGAGATCCGCCGAGGCGCCATCATCGCCCAGTTGGTTTTGCTCATCCTCTTCCCTATCGTCGTCCGCGCCGTCCTCGTCCGTGTCGTTTTCGTCGTCGTCGTATTGTCGCTGGTCGGCCCACGCCTCGTGATTTGACATGGCCCCGATGACGGCATCGGTACCATCATTGTCGACGTAGCCGCCCATGTCGATCACACCATATTGGTTGTCGATCAGTTGTCTCGGATAAAACTGGCTGCCGCCGCCGTCGATGTTGTCGACCCTGCTGCGTTGCATTGAACGTTTCTTTGCGTCTCGGTTCTCTTTATCCTAGGACTTGCAAAGTTGGTGATCGGTTTGTCTTGCCTGTCCCTCTGGTGCACAAACAAACAAACAAACAGAAACAAGGCACTACACATGCACACACACACGCCATCACACACAATGAGCAAATAACGCACGGGGGTGCGACAGGCGCAAGGTGCGATCACAAACATGGGCTGCCAATGTCGTTGCTCGTGTCATTGCAGGTACGTACCGGCAGACGGGTCAAAGTGTCGTGGAGGCTTGTCCTTTGCCTTTGGGGAGGCCGATCGTCTGCCGGTCGACAATCGACTCGCTCTGTGCGTCGACGCGACGCCGCACAAGAGTGGCGCTGTCGCGCCGTTGGTCCACACGCCTTGGCGTCTCTGACGAAGAAGAAGGAAAAAAGGAAAGACGCAGTTCTTCTAAAGACTCTCTCCTTTGCGTTGAATGTATTTTTTTGCACCCAGAGCCACCTCCAGACGAATTGCGTGTTTGCGCCCGCGGTGCGCCTCTTGTATCAAACTCTTTAACACGACAACATACACACAGAAAGGAATACATGACAAAAAAGAATACATGACAAAAAACCAGGCAAGTGAATGCCAAACACACATATGTTTCCTCTTTTTTTTCATCTCTCAAAATAAAAAAGAACAACTGCAAAAAAAAAAGAAAATAACCACACATGTGCGCTCGTCTATAGAGGCACCTGTAGAGCGTGTGCGAGTGCGCGCAATGGCTCGGGAGAGGGCGCGCCAGGGACGGTGGGTTCGATCGGCGGCGGCGTGTCCAATAGAGGCAATGCGAAAAACTGGTCCCCTGCGGCGGCCACGCTAGCGGCGTCGTCGGCAAAGAGTCTGGCGGGCAGGCCAGCACGCCCTAGGGCTGCCGGGTCAAAGAGTACACCTACCATGAAATCGATCAAATCGTCGGGCTGGCGAAAGGCCCGGTTGAGCGCAAAACCCGCGGCCCCTGCCGTGACGTTGCGCTGCGCCGCACGCACAGCGGCGGCAAAGAGGGCCGACATGGGGGGTTCTGCCTCGCGGGTGGCGGCCGCCGCTTGTCGCGTAATAATCTCGACATAGAGCGCGTACAGTCCGTTCAAGACCCACCGACGCACGGCCGAGGGCGCGCGCGTTTCATACGCCACCGTCGCCAACAGCACGGCAATGTCGCGCGCATAGGCATTCAAATAAGGATGAAAGATGGCGTGGCGTGCTCTGGCACCGGCGGTTACCAATGATGCCAGTGAGGCGGGAGTGGGCATTGTTGGCGCCGGTCCTGCCGTCCCCCGTGGGGTCGCCCCATACAATTCGGCGAGATCGTCGTGACCGGCCACATCGACGCCCAGTGCACGCAACCGATCGCTGGTGGCCAGGGCGTAATCGGTAGGGCGCGCCAGCCAACACCGTGTGCGCACGCCAAAGCGCCGCCACCCATAGGCGCGCGACTGCAGCGCATAGCGAAAGACCGGGTCGGCGGGACACGAGACATCCTCGCGCGTGCACGTCGGTCCACGACCGACCGCCTGTGTTTCAGCGTCGATAAAGGACGATGGCGTTGTCGCCGTGATGATGCGCGACAAGAGCACATTGCGGCCATACATGTCGTTGTTGGCGATATCATAGACGCGCGCGGCCCATGCCAGCCCGGCGCACACCTGAAAGATGACGCTCATCCACTCGGCCTCGGAGCGCAGCGGTCCGTCGGCCATCCACGCGCCGAGGTCGCAATCGGCCATCTCTTGGAAAATGTCGACGCTCCCGACAGGCATCGCGCCGACCAAACGCATCATGGCGGCTTCGGTCTGTGTCGGGTAGGCGACGGCCGTGCCATACACACACGGCAGGTTGGGACACGCGCGGGTTTTGACCAGCGCCGAGAGCATGCCCATGAGCAGGGACTCGCGTATGGCCACTGCGGGTGCCGCCCCGCCAGGCGTCACCTTGACGGCCAGAGGCAGACGAGTGGCGTCGCGCGATGGCGGCGACGCGTTCTCTCCTCCCCTGGATGTGGTCGCATTTGTCGTCGACAGGGCCGTCGCGAGTGTCACCTGCGATGACGGTTGCCGAAAGCCAGCGGCGCATACCGAACCATAGGCGCCGGCGCCCAAGGGCCGCACCAGATAGAGGGCAGCGTCGAGACGTCTCGCAAATGCGGCTGGCAGGGCATCGGGCACGCGTGGCGCCACATAGACGCGATCGGCGAGCGCGCGGCCCATGGCGGCGGCGATCCGCGCGCGCTCTTCGATAGTCGAACAGGCCACGCTCAGCGTTACTGCAGCCTCGGGTGTCGCCGCATCGGTGGGTTCGCCGGGCGTCGCGCGTTGCAGACCACAAGCGCCGGTGCGCTCTAACGGTGCCGTCGCGACGGGTGACCATTTGGTCGCTGTGCTGTCTCGTCGCATGCTTGCGCACGATCGGATGCACAGACTTTTTGCGTCTTTGTGCGCGCGCCCTTGCTTGCCTTTTTTTTCCAAAAAAAAACTTTTTCTTGCTCTTTTTTGCTTTGGCGGCCACGCAAGAAATGCAAGCCGGATCAGACAGACAGACAAGAAAAAGGGTCGCGATTGCTGGGCGGAAAAAAGTCGACGACGGGGCAAGATTGTGTCGCCTCTTTTTTTTCCTACGTTTTCGCTCTTTTTCTCTCTGGGTCCTTTGCGTGCGCACAACCAGCGTCGACTATGTAGCGCGCAGGGAGAGGACAGAGAGGGTCACGCGAGGAGAGCGCGCGACGATCGACAGTGGTAGCAGTGCCGCGACTGCGCTTTGTCACTGGACGACGACGCCTTTGCGCGGCGCCGCACGCGGCCCATACCGCCTGCGTTGCTGCCGCACCACGCCGCGCGATCCGTCGGGTGCGCCCCATCGGTAACAGGAACCGCGCCCGCTGTGGTCTCATCGGTGCCATTTAGCCAGTGTTTTCCCCCTCACTCGGCCTCCTCTGTTTTCCGCCCCTGGCGCCAGACGACTTTTTAAAGAAAGAGCGCACACCCCCGACAGCGTGACATACCAAGCAAAGGCAAGAGGTATGGAACAGCAACAACAGCAAACACCTGCGGCGTCTCAGGCGTTGACGCAGCGGCAGCCACCGCAACCGCCAGCGGGTCCGCTGTCGTTGATGCCGCCGCCGCCTCAGCCAGGACGTGGCGTTGTCGACACCACTAACGCAGCGCCGGCGGCTGTCGCAGCGGCGTCCGTCATGCGCACGCCAGGCGTTCCGTATGCGTCGGGCATGGTCTCTGACGGTATCCCGTCGGTGCCAGTCTTACCGCGCCCGCTCGGCCCCTATGACGACACGATCCTGCCCGCAGAACTGCGACGGTTCGCAGTCGTCGCGGCCGTCGTGCTCTTTATCACGGTTGCGCTCTGTTTCTGGGCGTCAAGTGTGGCCACGTCGCGTTGTCGCGTGCGATATGGCGGACCGTTGGGCGTTCCGGAAGGTCCTGTCACCCGCGTCGTCGAGAGCCTGCGCAGCAACATTGTTGCCGTCACCAGGGCGATCGATTGATGTGCGAGCCAACGACGCCGACGCTGGCATTGTACAGTCCTTCTTGTGGATGGAAAAGAATCAATGCCCTTTTTAAAAAAAAAAGAGATGTCAATAAAAACCTTTTTTTTTGTTTGCTCTTTGTTTTCACCGGCGCGGTCGTTGCTCGGCCAGACCACCGCGGCTACAGTCGGTGAACTCTCAAAAGGGGCAAAAGAAAGTCATAAAAAAGTCAACGTGCTGTCACAAAAAGTGTCTACAGCCTGCTGTTTTGTCCGCCAAAAAAATTGTAGACATATGAGGAGTGAGACATGTCTGCTGTCGGCATTTTTATGAATTCCCAAGCAGACGAAACAACAGGCTGCAGACACTTTTTGGCACAGCACATTGACTTTTTTATGACTTTCTTTTGCCCCTATTGAGAGTTCACCAACTATAGCCTCGACCAAAGAAGAATCAAGAAAAAGAAAAAGACAGGAAAAAAAGAAGTTGGACACCGTCGTCGTCTCGTTGAGAACTTGTTTCGGTAGCGCATCACGAAAAAGAAACAAGGGAAGAAAAAAAAGAGAGAGAGACAAATGGCCAGACAGGCCGCGCACGCTCCCAGATAGAATCCTGTTTTGCATTATTTTTTTTCTCCACTGTATCCCTCTTTTTTTTGTATGATGGGTTTTTTCGCGCTCGTCCACTATAGAGCGACGATTTTTGGGTCGCACGCGTGCCTCTGGCGCACGATCTCGCAAATACAGCGACAACCCTGCAATGTGCCCAGAGGGCGGATTCGTGCCCAAAAAACACACAACAAAAAACACAAAGCGCCAAAAATGTTTTTCGACCACCAGCAAAAAAACACACACACAGAGACCGAGTCTAGGGCGTCTGCCAAAAAAAAGAGGTTTCTTTCTTCTCCCCCTTTTGTGTCCTTTTGTTTCGCCTCTCTGCCTCTGCCAAACTGTTCTCTTTTTTTTTACTACTACTATTTTTCTGGCCTAGCGTGCCACATCGAAAAAAAAGGCATTGTTCTTCTCTGCAGAAAAGGCGGAGAGGTGAAACAAAAAAAAAGACATAAACCATGGACGTGGCACTTGGCGGTGCAATGATGACCGACACCACGAGCAGGGAGCGTCTCGTACGCAGACGCCGCCTTCTCGTCGTGCGGTGGTGGCCGTGCTGGACCGTCGTGCCCGCGCTACTCACTGCGCTGCTCGTGTTTGTCCCATGGTACACATGGGATCTTGCACCTGACTATGACCTTGCCGGACGCGCGCGCCGAGCCTCGTGCCTCGTGTTGGCACATGCGACACCGTTGACGGCGGTGGGCAGTGATCTCGTCATCCCGCGCCTCTATGTGCGCTTGAGCCCTGTTGCCAACAACCATGCCATTGGCGACCACAACCATTATGATCCCAAGCGTCACGACAATGCTAGTGACGACAAGAGCACGCAAACAGAGCATCTCGACGACGACGCCGACGTTGAGACATGGGCGATGCCCTTTCTCACGGAGCGCGACTCGTACATGGACAACGAAAGCGCGTTGGCTTTTCTCGCTGCCTCGCCGGTGGGCGCGCGGCGCGCGTGCTTTTATGATCCCGTGGCACCGACCGGCGCGCATGTCGCCATGGACAATAATGTGCCGTCGCTCTTTCGTCGACTGTGCCTGGTCGCGTGGTCGGCAGCAGTCGCCGCCGTCTCGGCCATGGCTGTTTGTTTTGGTCTCGTCTCACGCTGGGCCGCCCTTTGACCGCGCGCGCGCAGACTTTCGCCCTCTCTTTTCTTGCAACCCCCTTTTCAAAAGAACAAATCTGGAAGAAAAAAAAAGAATACAAATAAAAAAGACACAAAAGAGGCAGAAAAAGACAAAATGTGCGCCTTTGGCGGGCACACATATGCCCATCGTCTACCAACTCGTTACCATGATTATTTCCTGGCTTCACCAAGGCCGCGCCTGCGATTTACGGGCACTACTGCAACTGACGACATTTTTTCTTGATTGTAGCCGATTTGTTTGTCTCGGTGTCTCACCCCTTTCGACGCCTACAAATTCATGGTCGAGCCTTTGCCTCTGCGCAGCGCTCCCGTGTCCCCATTTTTTCTCTCTGATTGTCTCATTTTTTTTCATCATCGCAGCACGCGGGAAAAAAGGGAGGCAAAGCCATGGCGTCCCAGAGAAAAAACCACAAACACCATGTCGTGCTCAAAGCGCCCAAACAATGCGCGAAAACAAAGAAAAAGACGAGGAGGCCTCCTTTTTTTTTGTTTCTTTTTTTTTCCTTTGGACAATCGTTGCCTCTTTGCCCAGCGCCAAGTGGACTCTTGTTGCTGTGTGGGCGCACGCAAAACCGATCCTGTGCATTGCCAGCATTTTTCTACAAAGAAAAAAACGCAACAGTGCACGAAATGCGACTGTGCCTTTTTTGCTTCTCTTTTCTTGACGGACCTGGCTGTGGGGCGGAAAAAAGCAAGAGAGAGATCCACCACGACGAGTCGACTCGGGGGACGGCCATGTATGCGCGATGTCGAAAAAAAGGGGGAAAAAAGAGAGAATAAAAGGATGGACTCGCTCGGTGCTGCAGGTGATCGCGCCGCCCGCGATCGTGGCCTCGTCCTCATTGTCTGCGCCTTCTCAAGGGCAAAAAATAAGGAGGCGGCAGAGTACGCTTGGATCGCCCACAAAGCGGCAACCAAGGACTGATAGACCAGACCAATAAAAGCGCAAGTCTGTTTAAGGCGTATGTGTGTGTGCGTGACCGCAAGTGCACGTAAAGAAAAAAAAAAGGAGAAAAAAAGGGCGCACGGCCGGTAGCGGCAAGGCAGCAACAACAACCGCGCCATATGTCTGACAATGACGCCAAAGGATCGGGATTTGACTTGTTGCCCGATGAACTGGTGGCGATCGTGCTGTGGGCCGTCGGGCCGTCGTGGCGTATCGCCACGCGACCCGTGTGCCACCGGTGGGCTGCCATCGTGCATCAACTGTCGCGCACGCAGAGGACACACCTGGCGCGCTGCCGGCCGGCGCTTGCCGAGGCAGCCTCATGGGAGGCAGGTCGCGTCCTGTGTGCAAGCGGTCTCGCGCGCACGCTGGCCGACCTAGCAGCGCGTATGCACACGAAATCATCGCCGCCAACGATGTCTATGGCGGTCGTGGTCGCAGACATTGCCGCATGGTGCACCAAAGGCTTTGCTCCGCCGGTGCCATCTGTGGACATGGTCTGCGTGCTTATGGCCACGGCACAGCCGGCCGTCATGCAGCACGCTTTGCGATTGATCGACAGCGCCGACTCGCCAGCAGTGCACGGCAGAATCATGTGTACAGGCGCGCTCGCTGCCGTGTGTGCCGATTGTGCCGACGCAGTCAAGTTGCTCTTGGAATGGTCTGCCAGCGTGTTTGGCCATCATCAAACCGAGAGCGCATGTGGCGACGACAGTGACCCATTGTTGTGGCTCGACCGTGTGTGGTTGTGGACGGCGCGACACAATGCCGGCCGCGTCGCCGTCCTCCTGCTAGAGACAATGAGCCAAGGCCACCGCCAAACGGGTGTGGTCGCAGGCCGACTCGCGGTGGCGTGGTTCAAAGGCACGTGGGCGACCGCGGCGGGCCGCATAGGGGCACGTGCCGTCCTTGAGGCGCACGCATCGGCGGGCGTGCCTCTGGGGTGCGCCATCGGCCAGAGGCTGGCCATCTCTGCGGCACACGCCGGCAACGGTTATGCGTGCGCCTTTGGTTTGGAGCAGGCCTGGCTCAACACGGTGCCATCACCAACAGACACCAAAGAAGAAGAAGAAGAAGAAGAAGAAGAAGAAGAGGAACGAGATGACAGCGACCGCGACAAACAAGACAATGGCGGTGACGATCATGCCGATATGCAGGGCGATCGCGACATGATCATTGCGGGGCGCGTGGTGACGGCCGCCGTCGTGGGGCGCGCTCCCGACGCCGCGCTCGACTGCCTAGAGGCGCTCGGTCTGCGCGGCCACCCGATCGCCCTCTTGGAGGTGTCGATCACGCACGGCCACGCGTGCGGACGCGGGGCGCTCGCTCTGGCCATGCGATGGCCGCGCCATGCGACCTCGCCCGACGGCCTCGCGTGGACCGCGTGCGCCATCGGGCGCGCCATCTCGCGTGGTCATCTTGCACGTGCCGACGAGGCCGTTGTCGTGCTGCGACCCTTTGTCGCCGACTACGACTCTGCGCACCGCACACGCGTCGATCCGTGGCGCGAGGTGGCCCTGGATGCGCTCGTGGCTGGATTCACAGAGCGCGCGCCCCTCGACACCCTGGCGCTCTTGTGTGCGTTGGCCGTGCGTATCGGCCTGGGCGATCGCGAGGTCCTGACTTTGGCATTGGCAAACGGCGCACAAGAGCGCAGGGGCGCGCTGTGCAATGCGTCGTGGGCCACGATCGTCGAGGACTCGGCTCGTATGTGGTCGCCATGGTGTCGCCCCGTGGCACTGGACGGCCGCGCGCTGTCTGTGCTCTTGAAGAGGCTGCCTCTGGAACACGCAACTGTCGGATCGGCTCTCGTCGCCTGGCTCGACGCCGCCGGCCTCGTCTCGCCCGTGCTGCCTTGATTGTGTATCTCTCTTTTTTTTGCCCGCCTTGGAATGCGGCCGCATCGCGGTGCAGGAAAAAAAATACGGTGTCCGTGCGGGACCAAGGCATACCAAGAAAAGAAAAAGGAAACCACACCAGGCGCCCCGTCCGAGGGCGCGTATGACATGCTTTTCCCGCTCGATAAAAATATATACCTTTTATTCAAACATACTCCTATAGTTGGCCTCGCAGCGAGGTATCGATCGTGTGTGTGTGGATGACGCCCACATCTGCTTGATTGCCTCTTGTCTTCTTTTTTGTTTTCTTTTTCGAGAATTGGGGGGGGGAGAGAAAGAGACACCGCAGTGACGATGGTCAGGTGCTGCCGCGCCGCGTCCACAAGGTATCGGCGCGATCAACGGTGGCCTTGTGGAGTACGGTGGTCCTCACTTGACGGTCGGCATAGAGGGCATCCATGGCACGCCTGGCCACGGCGAGGGCCGCCACCTGGTCGGGGATATGGGCCGCATACTCTGGTCGTTCAGCCAAGACAGTCTCTAGCGCGCATAGAGCCATTTCCGTCGCCAGCAGACTCGGCCCGATGGACCACGCATACACTGTCGTCCACGTTGCCAACGCCAGAGGGCTCGACACAATCTTGCCGGCTTGAACGACCGCCCATGCGTTTCCGCCTTGCAGACCGCCGAAACTGACCGAGGTTTCAGCGAGCGCACTGCCGCCGGCGCGGATCACATCGACAAGCGCCCTTTCGACATGGGTCTCGTCTACCCATGTACGTGCCCAGCGCGAGTCGACTCTGTGGCGCTTGAGGATCGCCTCGGTGCCGTCGGGATAGCGATTCCCGTCGCGCGCAAAGATTTCTTGTCCACACGAGACGACGACAAAGGGTCCACCAAGTCGCGGAGCCAACAAGACACGCGCACGATGATGGCACTCTGTCTCTTCATAGGCTCGAAACAGGTCGATCGCCTCTTGGGCCGACACAGCGTCCGACACCCAAGAGACTCTGCTCAGGGCGCGGGTCTCCCGGTCATCCATATCCGACCAATTCCAACTGCGGCGTTGGTGCCACGCGTTGAGGGCGTCGCAAAAGGCCAACACGACATCGCTTTCAGAGGCCAGACGGCTCGTCGACCAACGTCGAGCGTCGGCGCATGGTGCGGCGGCACATGGCTCGACAGTATGCATCCGATCGAGTCGCGCGCCAATCTCGCGTGCGACGTCAAAGAGAGTAGCGGCAAAGGACGGATCGGCTACCGCGTCGGGCAACGCGTCGATACATGCGCGATGGACGGTCATAACAAAAGTGTCGTTGGCAACGACAAGAGGTGCGTCCACATCGACGCCCTGAAGTAGCGTGCCCTTGCGCGACGAGCCGTGTCGCCACAAGAGCCGAAAGTTGGGATGGCGCATGCTGCGGCATGTCGTCTCGCAAAAAGAGTTCCATCCGCTCTTGTCCTGTGCATTTGCGGCGGCAAAAGGCGTCGGGTTTGTTTGTGGCCCACCAATTTGGACGCCGAGGTCAGTCTTGCTCTGGCATGGTGTCGACACCGTGTCGTCGAGGTTTGATGTTGAGCCGAACGTTGGCGCAACCGTCGTCATGGTGACCGGCAGGTCATGATGACTGCGCGAGCAGCGCACGGCGCACCACGGCCTGTCAAAGCCAGAGCGTTCGTAGCACACCTCTGACGGGTTTGGGTGGAACGAGCATTCGGCAGGCGCGGCACGAGGCGACGCAAAGAGCGGGCCGACGAGTCGGTCGAGGACGCCCTTGTTGTAACGGTCCTCGGCCGTAGGATCGTTGATAAAGTCAATGACGATGCGTCGGGCCTCGCGTATATCGGCGGCGGGTTTGGTCGTCGTAAAGAGAGACTCGTGCTCCATGTATGTCTATCTAATTTTTCCTCTCTTTTTTCCAATCAAGAAAAAAAAAGAAAAGAGATGATTGTGCCGGTTTCTGTTGGCGTTGTTGTCGGTGGTGCGGCGTAATCGTCGCGGGCCGCCAGAAAACAAACCAAAGACGAATGGCAGGAAAACTTGATTCCGCAAAATCCAAAGGGCACCCAGTTGTTCTTTTTTTTTCTTTTCCAAGGTGCCGAGGCCCTTTTGTTTCCTCTCTTTTTTTTCGGGCTGCGTCGGGTGACTGATGGCAACGGCGAGAGGTCCGTGCTTTTGGCCCGCATCGACAAACCATACAGCCAATCGCCAACACTCACCAAACCCATCGGCCAATGCGTAAAGAGGAGAAAGAGTTTTTAATTTTACGGAAAAAGAAAAAGGCAAACACCTGTATAGGAAATGCTGGGAAAAAAATTATGGGTGTTTATTTTAGAGGGGAGCACACGGACTGCTCCATGTCCCCGACTCTCATTGCGTCCTTTGTTTCCTTTCTCTGCAATGTGTCGTCTGTTGCCGCCACAAAAGCCTGACCAAAAAGGCCGTGCGCACACATACGCATAAAAGGGCCGTGTAATCACCAAAGAAAAATGGACGTCCCAGTGGGTGAAAAAATGCAAGGCGCCCATGCAGACCAACGTCTCTGTCCGCTCGGCCAGGTGTGGCGTCGATCATGACAACGACACGACAAGATCACAACCAAGTCCTAGAGTAGTTCACAACCTCTTTGTACAGGTCATTCCGTTCCATCCGTTTTGAATTACGAGAGCGTCCCACGCATTGGCGATCTGATTCATGACATAGTCGCGTGCAACGTTGCAAATAACACACAAAAATAAAAGATCCAGAAAAGGGCGCCACAAATCCGTGCCACATCGCGAGCCAGAGAACGATAGCAGCCATGTGTGTTTTCTCACTTTGCAAAGACAACGGCTCACCGTTCCTGCCCGCAGCCGCCTCCGTGCGGCATACAAGAAGAAAAGAGTGGGAAAACATCAAGGCTGAGCAAGTTTGTCGCTTACTTTTTACATCGCATATAATTTTCTTTTTTTTCCAGTTTGGTATCGTACATCGAGTTGAACAAAAAAAAAGGGGTGCCCTCTTGGCTGTGGGTGGGCCCTACCTTTTTTTCTCTCTCTTGGTTTTACAGGTCGTCCTCGGCCTCGTCGTCGCTTGCATAGCCTCCAGAGGCGGGGAGACTGCGCGACGCGCGAAACGGTCGGTCGCGCAGCCATGCCGCAAGTTGGATATCGTCAAAGCGCAGCACGGCGACGAGCGCATCGGGATAGTCACCGTGAAAGAGCGGCCCGACGGCGACGGCCGGCATGTCAAACATGCCCGCGCGCATCAAGGGCGGCAGCGGCGGCGTAGGGCGTGTCACGGGCAGTGCGCAATGCGACAGCACCGGCGAATCGGTCCTCGCGAGCGTTGCGGCCACCGCGGCGGCAGCGCGATCGACCAGTTCCGAATAGCCGACGGCGATCTCGGCGTGCGGCGTTCCGACGACACCCACCGGTAGCATGTGAGATCGCACAATCTGCACGTGGGCAGGTCGTACGCACTTGCCGGCAAACCGTATCGACAGCACGACCGACTCGCCGCGCACAAGAAGGGCTGTACGGCCAGATCGCGCGCGCGGATAAAGCACCAGGGCATAGGGCCGCTCGACCCACGGCGACCACCGCGGCTCGTCGGCGGGTATCATGCCGCGCGCGCGACACATTGCCACGAGCGCGTGCACGGCACGCTTGGCCATGCCCATGCCCGTGTCGGTCGGCCGCTCTGGTGCACCCGCGACGGCCAGGACCGAGCGCGGCGTGGGAAACGGCAAAAGCATATCGGCGACGGCGGGCGCGGCGCGTTCGATAGCGCGCAGCGCACGCCAAAACCACACATAGGTGGTGGCCAGGTCTTTGGAGAGTCGCTCGATGGTGGCGTCGTCGGCTGTTTCGCTGGGCATGCGAAAGCGCGCCCGCGACAACAGCACCGCGACGAATCGATGTTGCGCCTGTGGTAGTGTACGGCGGCGTGCGAGCCGCCTACACGCGATGAGCACGCTGCGAATCAATGAGCGCACAGGCAGCGCGGGCCTCGCGTCATTGTTGTCGCTATTGTTGTTGGTGTCATTATTGTCATTGTAATCGTCGTCGTTGTTGCTGTTGTTCATAATCACCGACGGATGGTGTGCCTGTCCGTGCAACAAACCAAAAAAAAAAGAATAAGATTATGTGATGTGCGCCTTCTTTTCCCGTGCTATTGTCATGCGAGCGCCCTCTTTTTTTCCCTCGGCGCCGTCGGTTCCAGGGACGGAGCAAGCGCAGTTTGGTTTTCCGGCGCTTTTGTATGCCTAAAAGCCAAGGGAGAGAGGTTCGCTCCGTAGTGGCGGCGGGCGGGACTCTCCTTTTTTTCCTGTCGTCGTGTCTCGATCCTTTTTTTTTTGGGATTGACCTTTTTTCCGATTCCCGGTTGCGTCGCCTTTTCGGGTTTCCTTGTTCCACTTTTGGTGGCGATACCAAAAAAAAAGAGAGGGGCCAATTTTTGTTTGCGAGTTGCTCGCCCCTCTCTTTCTGGCGACAAAACCGCGATGGCCTGTCTGTCGGGGAAAAAAAAGACAGGTCGCGCCAGCGGTAGAATAATGTCGGCCAATGGCAACGACGGGTTCCCTTTTTATCTTTTTTTTTGGGAAAAAAAGGTTTGCATGTCCCGACCGCACGGGCACGTTGTTTAAAAAAAAAGAGACCGCGCGGCGCCTCTTTATGTGGGCCTGTGCGGCGACCGGTCGTCGACAAAGAGAGTGTCTCGATGCTCGCCACGCTTGTAAATTTTTCATGCAATGGATCCCGCCCTATTTGCGCCCCATCGCTCTTGGTGCCTGATCTGTGCGAGAGCATGTCGTCCCTTTTTTTTTTGGTTTTTCGCCTTTTGTTGCATTGGGGCGGGCTTCTCGGTTGTGCCGCGGGGGCTCGCACGGCTGCAGTCACAGTAGTCTGTGAAAAAAACGCGCTGATCGTTGCCTACCCAAAGGCGTTGGCAAGGTCGACCGGATGCACTTGCCTTTTTTTCGCATCGACTTGGTGTATAGGTAGTGGTTGCGTCTTCCCACCCCCCCAATCCAAGGATCCATTAGTGGAGCCGTGGCGCAAAAAGGCAGCGCCAAATAAAGGATGTCTTTTTGTTTTTCCTTTTACCCAAGACAAAGAGGCGCGATGCGCATCGTGGATACGAATAAAATTCTTCTTTTATAACAAACAAGAAAAACACTTGTGGGCCTCCATTTACTAGTGACTGGCTTTGGCCGGTCGTGACGACAAGCGTGTCTCTTTTTTTTTCCTAGAGAAAAAAGACCCGAGGGACACATGTTTTTGTTTGGAGCAAAAAAAGGAAAATCGTGTTTTTCAAAAAACCAAGAAAAAAAAAGGTTGTTGGGGGCGGCACGTCGAAACACGGCCGCGCGATGGGCTGGCAGCCTAGACGCGGCCAGCGGCGCGGCCAGCCGGCTTGCGCGCGACAAACCTGTCGGCAGCAAGGATAGAGGTCGACGCCAGGACGCGCGCCGCGGTGCCGACAAAAGTGCGCGGATAGACGCGCAGGCGCTCAATGCGCACTGGGATGAAAGCGCACGCCGACGACACACTGACGTATGTGCTCATCGTGGCCGAAAAGACATGACGCTCGGCATCGACCTGATCCATGGTCATGGGTGCACCCGTGATGCCGTCAAAGATGCGACCACGCAACGAGTGCGGGGTCTTGACAAAGGCGGTGCCGGCCTTTTCAAAGCCCTTGGGTTCACCGATCATTCGAGTCAGTTGGTCGCGCACGATCGGGGTTATGCGCACGTCGGTGACCGCAGATGCGTCAGAGTTGTAGAGCGCGTTGGCAATCACGTTGCCCCTGGCGTCGGCGCAATCGCGCGTGGCGGCATCCGCAAACGCACCAACGATCGGGCCGACTGCCTTGGTGTCGAGCAGGCGCATGGGCAGTTGTTCCGGACCATGTCGTGAGCCGTGGTTTGACGTGTTGAAGAAAATGTCCATGAGGGGCATGGCAACGACAAAGCGACCACCCACGCGCGCAGGCATGCTCCACGGCGTGGCGTGGACCGTCTCGGTGGCGCTGTCGTCGGAGCACCTATAGTCGTTGCTCGACAGAGGCCTAAAGCAAAAGGCCTTGACGAGCGTGCTGGCCGTAAGATAGACGACATGCGGCTTTTCCGATGCCGGCTCGCTCTCTGTGGTCGAGGTCACATCAGCCGTCTTTGTCTCTCCAGGTAGAGTGCGTGCCTTGTCGGCCTCGGCATCCTTTGCCTGGGCATTGTGGGCGCAAATGCGCGCCTTTTCGGCCGCGCCAAGGAAAAAGCCCTTGTCGATCGCCTTGAGCATGCGGTCAATCTTGGGCGACATGCCGGGTGCGCTGCGTGCGACGCGGGTGACAATCGCCGCTGCACATGCCCACGTCGCATAGACGTCATCGCCATCATAGTAGGCGCACGCGCTGGTCATGTCAAAGTTGCACACGACCTGCGATGCCGACCTGTAGGGCGTAAAGATGACCTGGACAGGCGCCGACACTGCGCCGGCGCCGTCGGGAGGGTAAAAGGTCACCACCGACCCGGTGATCTTGGCACGGCATCCGGGAGCCGCGGCAAAGAGTTTATCGGCGACGCGTCCAAAGGCGGCGGTGCGCGCCACGTGATCCTCACCGACAATCCACAGGTCAATGTCGGAATCGGGCAGCCAGTGCTGCATCTTTGGGTTCTGGATGGCATTGACAACGGCGCCTCCGGCCATGACGACAGACTGCGGTTCCAACACGCCGTCGATATTGAGCAGCGCTTTGGCAAAGGCAGGACAGATCTTTCGGATCGTGTGCTCAAAGGCGCCGATGCCGACCGACGCACTGCCCATGAGCCACCTGATGCGCTCGTCATTGTGCGACAGCGGCTTGCACATGCTAAAGTCGCTGCCAAAGACCTGGTCGACGGTATTGAGCGCGAGGGACCAGTCGCGCAGTGCCTCGGCGGCGACTGCGCGAATGTTGGTACCGTGTTGGGTGACCATCCTGCCCAGCATGACAAAGAGGTCGTCGGACGGTTGCGACGTGTCCGTGCGGATGGTCTCCTCGTTCAGCTTCATGGCCGCATCCAAGAGGCGGTTCCCCAGCGTCATATACTTGATAGCGTCGCTGTCGTTCACATGTCCATTCTCGGTCGGCTTGTTGAGCGGGAACAGCGTCGCCATGACATTGTCGCAAGTGCGCGAGCGGCATGCGCCAGAGCGCGCGCGCAACGCGCCATACAGGTAGGCGATGAGCACAGTGGTGGAATCGTCAAGTGTGACGATCCTGCGCAGCTGGGTGGCACACGCGTCGACAGCATGACGCGACTCTAGCGCGACGAGCACCTTCCAAAATTGAACGACCCTCTTTAGGCTCAGCAAGGCGGCGCCCAACACGTTGGTCTCATCGTCTACGGGAACGAGGCCAAGCGTTGTCATGAGATGGTCGCAATCACCCAGGGCGATGCCGTCGGGCAAGGTATAGGCGACGCGAATAGGCTCGTCATGCTTGAGATCGGCGTCCCTCTGACGCAGCGCTTGGATCACGGCGTCGGTGAGGAAGCCGCTGCGATAGATGGTGAAGCGGTCGAGCGGGACTACAAAGGACCTCGAATCGGTCCCCTGAGAGGCCTTGACGACGACGGTGACGTCCTCGATGATGGTATTGTTGTCGGCAGCGAAAAAGGCAGTCATCGTTCGAGTGGTTTAGCAGCGGATTGTTGGTCTTGCAGCGGATGTTGTCGGTCGAGTGAGCACAAGGCAGCAGTGTGGGTTGGTCGTGTTGTAAAAAGTCTGGGCGCGACTCGGTTTTTATGGCGGCGCCAGAGGCCAGCGATTGGCACCTCTGTCGTCATCACCCGCTGGATTTTTATTCATCGGATTTTTTTCTGTTTTTTTGAATACAAAAAGATCATTGGCTGGGGTTTCGGCGCTTGTTGTTGTTGGTGTTTGTCGTTGTTTGTCCCCCGCCCTTCGCAAAGAGAGCGTGACAAAAAAGAGAAGAGTTTGGCGCGTGCGCCTCCAAAAATCGCCGTGTCGCAACCAGAACAACAAAGGTGCCGCGCCCTACGTGAGGATTTTTTGTATTTTCTCTTTTTTTCGTATTCATCGCATTTCACGCTGTCAGCTGGAAAAAGAGTGGCGAAAACAGACCCGCGCTTTTCGTCTTGTTTTCGCGTGTTGTCTCTTTTTTATGAACCATTTTTTCCCCAGGCCGACCACGTCACGCCTACAGTTGTCCATTTCTTTCTCTCTCTTTTTTTTGATGCCTTTTTGTGGCGCCCCGACAGCGCTGGCTTTGCTTTTCGTGTTTTCGTGTTCCTTTTGTCTTCCTTTCTTTGTTGCCGAATAACAATCGCCACAAAGAAAAAAAAAGGAAACCACGAAAACACGAAAAGCAAAGCCAGCGCGGCAGGGGGCGTCTCTGGCGGGTCGCGCACGCACACATGGCAGGTCGGCCGGTGCCGAGGCGGGCGATTTCTCTCCTTTTTTCCATTGCCAATTCTTTTGCGTATTTTTTTCCTGCCCATATCACGCCTCTTTTTTTTCTTTGCGGAAGGAATGAATCCCCGTCACTGGGCCAGAGGGACAAAAAAATATGCTCGGTCGACCGTGGTCAGTCTGGCTGTGTGCCCAGTAACATTTTTTCCGGGGCGCATTTTTCTTGGTTTGGGTTTTTTTTTCGTAAAGGAAACAAGACATCTCCTTTTTTATTCTTGATGTTTCTTGTCGTCCCAAAAAAAAGAGGCAGGATCCTCGAATGCGCACGCAATGGCACCCTAGTACCCGTAGACCGAGCAGAACAACGACACGGCCCCAAAGCATGCCGCCGACATTGCTGCAGACCAAAACGACAAAGACACTTTGCCTTTGTACAAGGACACCGCCGACATGGACCCGCACAAGCCCCCGATACCGCCTGTGCCTGTGCAGCCTGCCACAAAGAGCAGATTGATCCCCGCGTCCAGCGCCGTAAACGCACCCCACAAGGTCCCTCCCGCTGTCGCGAGAAATATCGGCACACCAAATGGGGGCATTTCTGGCTTGTATGGTGGGTTGTTGATGACTGTCGCACGGAGACAGATGGGACGCGCGAAATGACGCTGGCGGGCGAGGTGATGGTGTGAGCGGTTGGCAAAGGTGCCGCTAGGGCTCAAAGCATCATCTTTGCTTCTGGCACTATCGTCCCCATGGGTGTGGCGGTTTTCGTGTCTAGTCGATGGGCGAGTCGCAAGGCATACATAGTGAGGTCGCGCGACGAGCGAGCGGCCAGAGATCGTACCGCCCACGCGCAGCGACGTCAGTACGGCGTGCGAAAATGTCGATGTACCACGACGCATTCCCGAGTTGTGTCTTGGTGTATTCTTGCTGAATGTTGGATCGATATGGATGGCCAACCGCCGATACAACAATGACAACGAAAAAAAAACAATGGCTGACTGTTCAGTCGGCCTGTCTTGGGAAAAAGGGTGAAAGAGAGAGGCAAAAAGAAAGAGTAGGGAAAAAAGAGGCTGGTGTTGTGACTGGTTGGCGCCGTGGACCAATCGAGAGAAGCAAATAGTTTTTGTGCGCCACGCACCGGCGGCTTTTTGTTGGCGTCTGGCCCCTCGCATGTTTTGATTTGTCCTTTTATGGTTGTCTTCTCTTTATTTTTTCGTCTTGGCCTCTGGTCCACTACATAAAAAGGACGTCAAATCAATTCAAAATCTTTGTTCCTTGTTGTTATGTTAAAATTGTACAAATCGTACAAATGGTGGGGGGGGGTGGGAGATGACCAAGTATCTGTCCAAGTGCAAAGAAGAGAGACAAATGGAAAAGAGAGAAGAGAGCACACGCTAGGAGAGCACGTCCATTTCGTCGCTACTCTCATATCCGAGATCGCCGTCGGTTTCAGACTCGGCGCCGCGCGTGACGAAAAGCGCGGGTCCGGCCAAATTGCCCAGTGCGCGTGCCAATACATCGGACGCCATGCGCACAAAGGCAAAGCGACGCGTGGGCCGCGGTCCATAAAGTACATAGTTGCCCACGGCCTCGGGCACGTCGAGCACGCCGACGCGGTCCTCGGGTTCGAAATTGGCAACGGCCCCGGCCAACAGACGCGCCACGGCCGGTCCGGGGTCGATCGGATACATTTCCCAGCCTCTCGACGATCGGCGCACCAATGGCAGCAACCGAGGCGCAACGATGGTCACGTCCTCGACGCGGTCGCCGTGGACCGATACGCTGGCGTGCGCCACCGGCGTGTCGCCGTACCACAGCACGACATAATGCATGCCGTCGACGGGCGGGTAGGCCGAGATGGCATAGGGGCGCTGCGGATTTGCCGTCGCCGCATCTGTGATCAGACCGGCAGCGCGCAGACGCAGTAGAACGGCCGACACGACGTAGCGCGTCAGGGTCATACCCGAGAGGGCGCCGCTGTCGCCCTCGTCCATCGCTTCGAGCACCGAACGCGGCGTCACGAGGCCAGGAAACACATCGAGCGTCTCGGGCACCGCGGCCTCGATAAGACGGAGCGCATTCCAAAACCACGTGTACACGCGCACGATCTCGGCGCACGCGGCCACGCCGGCACCCGTGGTGTCGCCGCCGCGAAAGGCCACGGGCAAGTTGATGCCGGCAGCGAGCGCCGTGAGTAGTGCGGCTTGACTGTCGTTCAAGGGCGCGATGCCCTCTGTCAATTGGCGACATGCGTTGCCGGTGGCCTCGGCCGTGCGCAGCAAGAATGTCAACTTGTGCGACGACGGACCCCGTGTCGCGGGCGCGAGCACTTGCGCACGAGAGATTGACGCCATCGGCTTCCTCTGTGTATCTAGCGTCACCGTTGTCTCTCTGGAGACACCAAAGAGCGTCGAGACTGACGAACCTCGCGCGTGATACTGTGTGGCGAGCGCCGACCGAGGGCAATAATAAAGGAGAAGAAAAACAAAAGACAAACAAAAAGCAAAGAGATCACCGAGGCGGCTCTTTTTTCCTTTTTGGCGCTCGTCGGCGCGCGTGTTTTTGAGAGTTTCCTTTTTTTTTCCGCCCTCTTTTGTAGCCTTTTTTTGATCTCTTTTGTGTCTTTTTTCTAGTGAGACTTTGTTCCTTGCTTTGGAGGTCGGGGTCTTTGGCAGCGCCAGCAATCGACCGGTTACTGGTGGGCGCGCGTCCTTGTCGATGGCGTCGGTGGTGGTCACCGCGTTGTTGTTTCTTTACTTTTTCACTTTTGTTCCCTGACGATACTGTACGGAAGCTTGTAAGGCGTTGTTGTCAACGCGAGACCTTTTTTTTCCTGTGACTGTCGGCCATCGTCGCACGCTTTTTTCCCTTTTATCTAGGCGCGGCCGAGAGCCGCACTGGGTGTGACCCGTCTCACCCGCCAAAATTGCATTGCGCGCTTGACATTTCAAATTTTTTTCGTGTCATCTCTTGGTTTTCACCTCCCCATGCCCTAAACTGTCTGTCGGTGCGTGACCCAAAGAACAAAAAGAGGACGATGCCGTGCAGCGGCCAGGCAAAAAGGGACAGGCCTTTTGGGAGAGCGTGCTTGCCTTTTTCTTGTCAAAGCAGATACGCCGGCAAGACGGCAAAATGGTCTCTTTGTTTCTTTTTTCCCTCGTCAGCCCACAAATCTGCGACTGTCTGAAAAAAATGGGGTTTGCCTTTTCTTGTATGCCCACAAGGCACGAGGCTCCCTACCTCTCGCCAAACCCTGCTGCCACAATGGGAAATAAAAGAAAATAAAAGACCAGTAAAAAAAAAGAAAAAGCCGCATCCCTTTACCAAGAGTGCGCACATGCGACAAGCATCCAAATTTTTTCCTGCCACAGCAATACAGAGGGACAGAGAAAAGACGCTCGTGTGCGCGACCCTCTTCACATTGTCTGTGTGTCCCATTTTTGCCTTTTTTTCCCCCTCTGACCAGACATACGTTGGCGGTTTTTTATTGATGATGGGAATAAAGTGCTCCCGATAAAGCAGACGTGTGCATTGTATGCCCAGCCGCAAGCAACCACTACACCAATGGCGACAATGGCAACATTGGCAATGGCGACAATGGCGACAATCGCCTGAGCAAACACGTCACGGAAGGACAGCGCTTCTGCCATGGGTCCTCTCAAACTCGACCAGGGTGACATTGTACATGTCGGGCACGACCTCGTTGATCTCGCGATCCGAGAGGGCGGCTTTGATCGTGCTTGTAAAATCGGCGAGGATCTCGGCACGCGATCGACCTGCGGCATAGTCGCCCGTCAGTTGGGCAAAGGCCTCTCGTGCGGCGACGTGAAAGGCGGGCGTGCACTGGCCCGGCGCCAGGTGCTCCCAGAGGCCGGCGTTGCCCAGGCGCTTCATGCTCTCGGGGCACGACGCAAAGCAGCAGCGGTCGGCCAAGAGACCTGACGGGCGGCCCGTGTTGGGATGCTTGGACATGGTCCACGGGTCCTCTGGATGCGCCAGATTGTGGGCCTCTACCTGCGCCGCGGTAAACACCATCGGCATGCCCACGTGCGCATCGCGCCAGGCCACTCTGAGCCTTTCGCGCTCGGCGGCGGCCTCGGCCTCGCGTCTCTGTCGTTCGATTTCGCGGAGGCGCGCACTCTTGGCCGAGAGCAGTTGCTGGTAGCGTGTCTGGCGCACACGTGCGGCCGTCGCCGCCAGGTAGGCGCGACACGCGTCGACGCTGTCAAGAGATTCCAGTTGCGGCGCGCCCGTGTCGGGATCGTTGCAGCGCTTTGAGGCTGTTGGCCTCTGTAGGGTCTGTGCTGCCAGCGCCGCCGCGCACAATGCTACCTTGTTGTCATCATCGACGGCGTCCTGTTGATCAATGTCCCAGTAGGCTCGAATAAACGTGGCCGCGTCTGTGGCGCGCGGATCCTTCATGCCCTGGCTCACAAGGCGCGCGCACGATTGCTCGGCATCAACAGACGACGCCACAAAGGCATCAATGACGTCAAACGCCGAGCGCCCATGGTAGCCGGCATCTGTGGCGGCAGGTGCTACGCGTTCATGCATGACGCGCGCCAGGGCGACACCGACGAGAACGTCGACAATAGGTGACTTGATCGAGACGGGTCCATACGATAGCCAGTTTAGACAAGTGCGTCCAGCAGCAATCGCTGCTGCCTCGTCATAGTCGTCTCCAAAGACAATGCCGTTGGGTTCGGGTTCGTCGTCGGCCAAGGGCATCGGATGTCCCGTGATTGCCAACATGGTCTCTAGCGCACTAGTGGTATCGTGTTCGACGTCATTGTCGCTCTCGATCTCTTGCAAAGAGGATTTCGCCAGATCACTCTCCTTGTCGTCATCGTCATCATCGACATCATCACCATCATCGCCGCCGCCATTTTCAGTGTTGTCGACAATGTCACGGGCAATGTGTTCCAACGTCTTTCCGCCAACGACGTCGGCCAAGGTGCGGCGTGCGTTTGTATGCTTTGACGACACGGCAGCAGCCTCGACAATGGCCTGCGCCAACATGGCCCTGGCGACAGCAGCCAGTCGGTCGGGCGATCGCACAAGAATGGCAGTTTCATCGCGTGCCACCATATAGGCGAGCGCCTGTGCGACACGATGCACGTGCGACTTTGTGGTGAGCACCGAACCACACACAGAGGCGCCATCGGCGAGGCCGGCCAACGACGATGCAATGTGGGCAGCACGATCGTTGTTTTTGACAACATGGGCCACGTGAAGCGCAAGACGCAAGAGCACAGTGGCGTGAGCGCCCGTCGCTGCGTTCTTGCCGTGGTGGCCGGCCACCTGGGCGGCGGCGCGCATCATGGCCAGTGCAGACACGGCCGTCGCCTGACTCGCCAAGACGACGCTGGGGTTGCGCGCGCACACGACACCTAGATAGAGGGCGGCCAACGGCGATCGAGCATAGGCGTCATAGGGCATCGGGCGAGCCGGATCGCGCACAACCACCGCATCAGTGATCCTCTTGCGCGACAGGTCCTCGACGGCCGTATTCGTCGCCAAGGCACAAATGAGGTCGTTGGTGGCGACAATGTCGCACGAAACATAGCGCACACACAGGTGCCACGGCTCGACCACGCACGACGCCGGTCGGTGGGCCTCGATGCCATAACCCAACATGCCAAATGCCGAGAGGACAATGTGTTCGTCGAGACCTCCGTCCCCGCCGGCAGCAGCGCGCACCCTATCATGTTCATCGGGCGACGTTGCTTCGGCCCACAGTTCGTCGGCCGTCTGCTGCGAGATGAATGAAACGGGCGCCTCACTGTCGTCGCCTCCCTGCAAGGCATCGGCAGAGTCGCCTCGCGTTTTCAGGTCAAACTTTGAGCAGGCTTTTGCCAAGGCGACAAGGATAGACGCCGGATCGTGCGGCGTCTGCTGCAAACTCGCCGCGCGCCTGAGTGCGGCAACGCCATACTTGGCCTTGGACATGTCGCTCACATAGGCGGCCATGTCCGAGGCGGCCGCCCGCGCGACGAGTTGCGTCGAGCGGATCGAGGCTACACGGCACCGCGATGCCTCCATCGTGCGTCTCATCAGGCGCACGCGTTCATAGGGCGTACGCGCGCCCGAGAGTCTCGCCAGAGCGCCCTTGTTGAGTGCCCCCGACGCGTCGACATTGTCGAGCACTGCGCCGAGCAAGGCCACTGCGTGCATTGCGTCGAGGCCATTGTGACCCGATACTTGGGCCATGGCAACGCGCGTTGCATGGTCGTCCACGGTTTCCAAAACGAGCGTTGCCGTGTCGAGGTCCAAGATGTCGTTCATCTTGATGGGCGTGTCGATGCCGTCAATCATCACGTGCGACGGCGGTGGTCCTTGCGTGAGGAGGGCGATGCGATCACCGGCCACGCGCACCAACGTCTCTGTCGCAGTACCGGCCAGTGTGATGGCACACATGGGCGACTCTGGCGATTGCCCGCCACCGTCTTTGTGAGCGCCAAAAGAAATGCTGCGCAAGCGTCCGACGCCTGATCCAACGACTGCAGTCGTATGGGCCGCGAGCGACGCAATGACGGTCTCGACGTCATTGGCCGTGTGGGCCACGGCAAATGCGCCCTCGGACGAGACAGACATTGTCGACAGAGCGCCGTGGGTCCACATGCCAGCGCGCGTGTCAGCCACCGCCGTGACATTGATGACCGAGACAAAGGAATCACAACCGACATCGTTGAGACGGCTGCCCGACTGGCAGATGGAATTCTTGAGTAGGTCATCCGTGTGTTCGACGTCATTGACACCGTCGGTCATAAAGACAAATTGGTAGACGGGATGCTCGGCGTCGCGATGACGACGCACGTCCTCTACGACAAACTGTACGGCCGCTTCAACGCCGCGATCGATGCGCGTTGTCCACTTGCCGTCCTTGGTCGACGCCCGGAGCCATGCCGACGTGATATGGGGAAACGTCTTGGCCTTGTCGTTGAAAAAGATCGCTGATGCATGTTGGGGCTTGACGGCGTCGAGGTATCCAGCGCACGCCGGCAAGACCACGCGGCGAAAGGCGCCCGCCATGGACCCGCTCCGGTCTAGGATAAACACGACATGGAGGTCGCGCCTGGCTGTCGCCGTCGTCGTACTGTCGGCGTGCGGCTCGACGACCAAAAGGCCAATGCCGTCTTCTGTCAACCGCGTGTAGGTGGCCGTATCGGGCGTCGTCGCGTGTTTCACATGCGTTGTCGCTGCCTCGTCGTCGTGCTTTTCCATGGCCGTATCGAATCACAAAAAAAAGAAGCAAGTATGGGTCCTGCGTATGCAAGCGCCTGTTTCCTTTTTTTTTGTTTTAAACTCTCGGTCGTTGGGTCGTCGCAAGAACAAGGAGAAAAAGGATGAGCGTGTGCGCTGCTTCCGATGCCTGCGGTATGGCGTTGGTGGTCGTGGCGTGGTGCCAACAGGACGAAAAGTGCCTTTTTGTAGGCCGCCAGCCGTCATGGTCATCCCCTCTTCTTTTTTTTCCCGTTCAATCGAATGGCGTGCCATCCGCCGGTTGGCATTCTGTCTGTCATTGGACCGCCATTTTTTTTTCAATTTCAATTTTCTTCTTTTTCTCTTGCAATCGCAGAGAAAGAAAAAAAGGCCTGGGCACACAGGAACGGGACAACAAGAGACGGGAGAGGCCGAAAAAAAAAGAGAGGCGCCTTTCGGGATATGTCACTCTCTCTTTTGTGTTTTTTTTTGCCTTTTAGACTTGCAAAAAAGGATGGGCAATTGCGAAAAAGCCTGGACGACGGGCCTGTGTCGCGCGACCTTTTTTTCTCCTGTTTTTTGTTGGGAATCTCTGGTGTCTTGTTGCGTCATCAGAAGAAAAAAATTCGAGAAGCAACAACGGACACACGACCCCCTCCCCAATGGCCGAAAAAATCGTCTGAAACTGAAAAGACATACGGCACATTGGTCCGACGGTCTTTTTTTCGCCCTCTGTGTGCCTGCGCGTTGACCTCGCCGTGCCGGCACATTCGCGCAGCACTTTTGCACGAAAAAAAATAAAAAATCCACTCCCTCCCGATTGCCGCAGCGCCCCCGTTGCCGATACGAAATAGATATTAAAAGAAAAGGGTAAGCGCAAAGGGCACCGCCTACCATTTTTTGGTAAAAAAACAAACTATCTCAATCCAACCTCCCACCCTCTTTTTTCTTTCGAGACTGGTTGTTGTTGGCGTCCTCTGTGTCTTTGTCTGCACATCTTTTTGGTTGGGGGTAAAAAAGGAGACGCCTGCGCAAGATATTGTTTATGTGTTTTTTATTTTTTTTTTGCTGCGACGCATAAAATGCAGCATAGACAAGGGGAGGAGGAATGGTACATGGGACGCCGTGGCGCCGTGCCATCAAGAGGGAAAACGAGTCAGAAAAGGGACGGCGCGGCGGCGCTCCATAAAAAGAGAGAGTGACAGAGGCGGCACATTGCAGATGCAGCCTGCCTCGCCCGCCAAAGAGGGTCCCAAATGGGCAGACTCGCTCTAGATGACAATGGTAAATTCCGATCCGGCAGCGCTGCTCGAATCGCAGTTGAGCACGTTGCTGATGACGGTGCAGTTGGAGTTGGTCAGCGTCGAGCGCACAATGACCCTGTCGCTGTTGTAGATGTAGTTGCTGCCGAGGCCGCCGACCTTGATGATCTGGAACCACTTGGTGATGTTGGAGCCCGAGCAGTAGATGTTGTTGTTGTTCTTGCCAGTGTAGTTGCGCGGGAAGCACCACTTGGACAGGGCGCCGCCGTTGAGGATGGCGGGCTGCGTGGGGCTCTCGGCGTAGGTGGGATACGGCACGTTGATGCCCTCCAGGGTGAAGATGCCAGCATCGGCGAGGTTGGGCTTGGCGACGCACGTGAGCGGCTTGTACGAATCGGCCTCGTTGATGTAGCAGTAGGACGCCGCCGGCACATAGTAGAAGCGAATCGCGCCACTGTAGTAGATCTGCGCGTCGGCGGTCGCAGTCAGCGCCAGGAGGGCCACGACGAACAGAGTGGCGAGCGAGGCGAGCGAGGAAAGACGATGGATGTTCATGGCTGTTGTTATCGGTAAAGGATGTCGGTTGTAGTTGCTACTGCTGTTGTTGTTGTTGTTGTTCTCTTGTTGAGAAGAGGCTGTTGTGTTTGTTGATACTTTTGGCGGTTGTGTCTTGTTCGTATAAAAGCTGATCTCTGGCCAATGGCGTTGCAAGAGTTCTTGCGTTCCATCACCAATCGGATTCATGTTGACTCTGTGCATGCGTGTTTTCGTACAATCACAGGGAAACCATCTACTCGGATACGCGTCATACGCACGCACCGGAACTTTTGGCTCCGCTTTTGGCATTGAGGGGAAAAGATCCGCACGGTATCGCCTCGACCGTATCCTGTCTACGTGTTTTCTCCCCCACGTTGCCGACGTCCCAATAGCAAAAAAGGGCGCTGCCTTTTATCGGTGCGGCCGTCGTGCGCGCGGCCGATGGACCTTTTCCCCCATTTTTTATTTCGTTCCACCCTTTATTTTTTCCCTTCGCAAAGAAGGCACCTCGCAAGATGAGACAAAAAGGCAGGCGCACAGACACGGGAAACCACAATAACCCAAAATCGATCGGCCTTGTTTCTCTTTTGGGCCTTTTTCCGTCTTATGCTTTTGGCGTGCTAGCACGAGGTTGGCCTTGGGCATGTTCCTTCTCTTTGTCTTGTTCTTTTTTCGCGTTGACGACGGCAAGGGATCCCAACCCATGCGACGGCAAAGTGGCGCCAAGACAATGGCCCGCCAACAACCAAAGCACAAGAGAAACCAAATAAACTCAGGGCAAAAAAAAGAGAGGCAAACCACGGGGCGGCCTAATGTGGCTCTTTTGAATGTGCTCGCGCAACGGCACAGGAAAAAAAAACAAGAAACGCACATACACACACGCAAATTATATTCACACCGAGTCATGCAAAAAAAAGACACGGTTTATGATCGTGGCGGTACAGTAGATACAGCGCGCACATGGGGCGCGATTTGGTCATCCCACAAAGGTGCCCAGCCGATGATGGCACGCGCCACGCCCGCTCTCACGGCGTCGGCGATACGTGGATCGACAAGGCGCGACGTCACGAGCGTGGTTACTTCGAGCAAGAGGGCATCGACGGGCAGGCATGCATCAGGCGCGCGAGGCGTGAGCACGCCCGTGGGCAGGGCTGTACCTGGGCGTAGCGCGGCGACGCGCAGCCAGGCGGCAAAACGACCAGGCGGCTCGCCAACGGCGGCGTCGGCCGCGGCCATGGAAGTCTCGTCCGATGCCTCCCAAAAGGTGCGCGCTCGTGTGTCCCACAAGACCCATGCCGCCCAACGCCACACGTAGCCATCGGCGGGACGTGACGAGGGCACCCTCGACGCCACAAGCGCGAACCGAGTTCCGTTGGCGTGTGGCGACCCGTCGGGCAGGCTAGAGGGGCAGGCCGACGCCACGCCCACCAAAAGGATGCGCGGTGGTACAGACTGTACTGTGGGAGGTACCGTCGGCGTAAAGGACGGTGTCGTGGGCACCGCAGGCACAGAGCCGGCAACCGCACGTACAAACGCAGCGCCCTCGGCGACGGCCGCAGCAAGCGCCGTCTCATGCGCGGCCATTGATGTTGGTCCGGCCATTCCTACGCCGAGACCACAAAAGATGCGAGCGATGGTGTCGGCCGCACCGATGGGGTCGTCGGGCGCAGATGCCTTGATGCGTGCGGCCTCTAGACGCGACAAACCGAAATCGCGACGCAGGCACCTAAGAACCTCTACGGGTGTGGGCGGGTTGCCGATGCGCCCTGCGATAGCCGGTTGTCGTGCAGTGTCGGCACGCGCTATATGCGACCAAAACGGACCATAGATGCGCGCCAGCAGATCGCAAAGATGGGCGCGCGCGCCGCGTCCCGGCGCTGGTGTCGTGCTGCGTACATAGGGCGCTCGCACCCATGCACCGTGTGCCAGCCTCACGACGGTGGTCTCGACGAGAGGCGACGCAGAGGCGCCGGGCAGTGCCGAACATGCGCGCAAGAGATGCACCCGCTCGACGGCGCCTATCAGCGTCCGCATGTCAAAATCGGGTGGATGAGGGCGTTCGTCAATGAGCGATCGATTGTGGTGTCGTTGCGCTTCGGTGGCGGCATCATCCCCGTCATCACCATCACTTTGAAAATCATCAAACGAGTCATGCGTCACGTCGGCAGAATCATCGACATCGATCAGTATCGGGTGGCGTTGTTGGCGGGGTGCGGCGACGGGTCCCCCCAACAAGGCCGTCCACGAGGCCGCTGTCGACATGGATGGCGTCGCAGTCTCTGGCACAATAAGTTGCGTGGCCATCGCAGGGTTTTGTGACGATGGAATCATTGCCTCTGCCGTTGCCGTTGCTCCGCCGTTGCTTTTTTCTTTTCTTTTTCTTGTGCCTGTTGTGGTGGCGGTTGCATGGGTCAATCGCAAATCCACAACGCATGTGATTGATTGCGCAAAATAAAAAAAAGAAGAAAGAGACCGAGAGGCAAAAGAGTAGGCAAATTGACCTACCGCTCCGTACCGACGCGTGAGGTGTTTTTTTTGCTGCGTCGAGCCTGAAAAGAATAAAATCGTCACCACAATCAATATGTGTCGTCTGTTCTTTTTTAAAAAAGACGCTCTTTTCCTTCCGGGGTCCTTTTGTCCTTGCTCTCTTAGTTGGTCCAGATATGGCCTTGGCTTAGATCGGCGAGGTTTTGGTCTTTTGCGCGACAACGCGCTCAACGGTGGGCTATCTTTTTTTTCTTCCTCCGTTCCCGATCGCATCTAAAAAAAGAGGCGCCGAAAAAAGGCCTGACACCCAGCGACCAATAAAAGACGCCACATTGCGGGGTCCACATTGCGCGGACACGACAGAGCGATGGGGAAACCCGCGCACGACACAGGCCAGAACGAGGCCAGGGACCTGACAACCATCAGCCCCAGCCTTGTCCCATTTTTGATTGGTCAATTTTTTTAATCTAAATGAAAGCCAGAGACGCACATTGCAGAGCGCCGCGGGAGTAGCGGAAAAAAATGCGGCCGTCTTGTGAGGAAAAAGACATTGAGGTATCGGCTTGGGTGAAAAAAAAAGAGAACAATGGCGGAAAATGAATCTTGCTGCCCAAAGGCGTTGCCGATCGAGTTGTGGTCTGTGGTGTTGAGTGCTGTCGATTCCTCGTGGCGCCCCGTGGCCGCGCGCGTCTGTCGCGACTGGCGGGCCATTGCACTCGACCTCGCCAAGATGGAAGCGTCCCGTCCCCCGCCCGATGTCCCGGCGGCCGAGGTTGAATCACTCCAATTGTGGAGGCGCCTCGCTGGGGTGCGCCAGCGCGCGGCACAGCGCAGTCTCTGGCTCAAGAGTACGCTCCTGGCCAAAGCAGCCGCTCTGCCACATGGGGCTATTGACATGCTCGCTTGGTTGCGCGGCGACACCCAGGACATGGTGCCGGCTGCTCCTCGGCCCATACCGTGGGACGCCGCAGCAACCGAGGCTGCGGCCAGAGTCGGAAATCTGGCCGCGTTGATATGGCTCGATGCACGCGGCTGCCCGCTCGACGCACGACGATGCGCCGCTGCGGCCGCTGCCAAAGGCCACCTGGCCGTCCTCGGTTGGTTGCGCCGTCGCCACGAAACCGTTTCGCCTTTAGAGCCGGGTGAGTCCTTGTGGCACGAATCGGTATACACCGCTGCGGGCTCTTGCGGGCGCATCGACGTGTTGCGCTGGCTCGACATTGAGGACTGCCCGCGTTCACCACAAGCGTTTGTGGAGGCAGTACGTGCTGGCCACTTGGACGTCGTGCGCTGGCTGGCCGCGACCAACGGGCGCGTGGGTCCATTTGTCAGACCGCCATTCGAGGCTGCGCGCGCGGCCGCCGAACGCGGCGATGTTCCGACGCTCGAATGTCTCTATGTCGCGGGATGCGAGGGCATGGACGATCCACGCCTCACCGAGGTGGCGGCCACGCAAGGCTATGTGCATGTCCTCGAATGGCTGCGTACGCGCCTCGATCCACCGTGCCCGTGGTCGCGCCATACTGCGCCTCACGCGATATCGGGACGTCAGCCGGACGCATTTGAGTGGCTCGTGCGTGCCGGTTGCATCATCGACTGCAACTGTTTTCCGGCCGCTGCGCAGCGCGCCAATATACCCCTGCTCGCGTGGCTGCGACGCGGTGACGACGATGAAGACAATGACCACACACGTAATGCGTACCAGAGCCTGATCACTGACTGCGACGACGACGGTCCCGTTGTGCGCGCCCAGAAAGAGGCCGTGCGACGTCTGCCGGGATTGCCCAAGGCGTGCGCCTGGGGCGGCTCGGAATACGCCACCTACTCAAATGCGGTGTGTTGTGACGACGTGCGCCTGCTCGATTGGCTACGAGCGCACGGCCTCACGCTGACGCGATCTGCGGCGCAGGCCTCGTATGAGACGGCGATGATGTATGGTCGCGTGCGTGCTGCCGGGTGGATGGCCGATGCCGTCCCTGGCTTGTGTCTGCCACACATCGGTGGCTTCCTACACCCTATCGCAGAGGGGCTCACGAGGCCGATAGCATGGTTGCACGACAATGGCATCGCATGGCCGTCTTGGGTGTACGCAGACGCGGTCGAAGAGGGCCGGGTTGGCCTGTTGGCATGGATGCACGCAAAAACGGGTTTGCGCTATCGGGCGGACGTTGCGCACAGCCCGTCAGGGTTGTGCGACGTTGCGGCTCAAATGGGCCGACTCGATGTCCTCGACTGGCTCGTCGAGACCGGACACGAGCACGAACCTAGCCGCATCATCAACCATGCGGCATCGATTGCGCAATACGACGTGCTCAAATGGTGCCGCGCAGTTCGGGGATGGCCATGGTCGGTCGATGTCATTGTGGCGGCCGCGACAAAATATTGTTCGGCGGCATTTGTGGCAGCACTACGCGACAGTGGGTGCCCGTGGGATGTACGGGTAGCCGAGGCCTATGCGCAGCGCGGCGACCTCGACAGTCTTGTCGCGTTGGGACCTGATGGCCGACCCACCGACCCTTGTCCGTGCGACCAGAGCGTGATCGACGTGGCCGCGCAAAATGGCCACCACCATGTTGTGGCCTACCTTTGCCGCTTTGCCCATCCAACAGCCACGTATTGATCGCGAGTTTGCCTTGGGGTTTTCCCGTTTTCTTCTCTTTTTTTTTAATAAAAAAACGATCACCAAGACGGCCATGGCGAGCCCTCTGTTCCCTCCCCCTCCCCCCTTAACTACATAAAAAGAACAGCAAGGCCTTTCTTTTTTTTTCTATATCCCACCGCGCAATTGGGCATGGGCGGCGGTCTGGGGGCAAATGGCACGACAAAGATCTGGTCGCGTGTTGTGCGAGAGCGCATGCGGCGCCCCTTTTCGCCGCCTCGAAAAAAAAACCCAAAAAGAGGGACAACAAAAAAGGGACGGGAAATCACGTCATGTCTTTGTTTTTTTTGGCGGTGGTCCGCAGCAGACAACAAAAATTGTGCTCTTTGTCTTTCTCGAAAAAAAAAAGAGACAACGGGCGGTCAGACAAAATGTGCGCCTCCTGACGTGTCCTTTTTCCTTCCGCGCACACAGCGCCTGTATCCCACAGCGTTCAGTATTTTTTTTGTTACGGGGAGGTTATCATGGAAAGGTTGTGGTTGGTTGAAATTTTTTTGTGGGATAACCAACGCGCAAAGAGGCCCAACATGCCGTGCCTTGCAAAAAAAGGCCAACGCGGTGTGGACGCCGAAACCCACACGCAGAAAAGGCGCCCCGACAAAAAAAGAAAAAAAGGGGGGCAATGCAAGAACAGCGGCGCCAGAGACAAAGAAAAAAGAATCCACTGCAGCGGTCGTCGGGCCGCCACCGTCGGTCCCTCGAAATCGCGCTCACTGGTCAATGTGCCTGCCAATCCATTGATGCAAGAGCACGAATCCACGGGTCTCTTGGACCTGCCCGACGAATTGCTCTTGATGGTCATGGAATATGGCGGCGCGGGCATCGCGGGGCGACTTGCATGCACGTGTCGCCGACTTTTGAATCTCGCCCTCGACGACAATCTATGGAAGCGCTTGTGCACTCTAAAAGACGACCCCGATATGGAACACTTTGTGCCGCATCCACATTGGGACTGGCGCTGGCTCTACCGCGCCCATGTATATAGACCCTGCGCGACACCAGATCTGGTTCTGGGTTCGGCGTGGTACAATCGCGCCGGTGTCAGCTATGCCGGTGAATGGGCAAACGGCCGACCGCACGGTTATGGGCGCACCACCGACTGTGGCGACTGGGGTTTGTTTACACGCCAGGGCTACTGGAGGTATGGGCGCATGCACGGCTACTGCATCGTGCAGCGCAACTATCAAGAAACATGCCGCGGTGAATTTCGTCACGGCAAGATGCATGGGACCGTGCGGTTTACCGGCGAGGCGGGGGTCGTCTACGAGGGCGAGGCACGCCGAGGCGAAAAACACGGCACGGGCACTATGAGGTACATTGACGGCGGCCATTACCGCGGACAGTTTCGGCGCGGTGTACGCCACGGCCACGGCACGTTGACATGGCCCGACGGCAGGACCGAGACCGGCCGGTGGGAGGACGATGCCATTGTACCCGAGACGGTCGTCCACGGCCACGACGCCTCTGTGTTTGCCTCTCGGGACTAGGCCCCAAAAAAATGAGAGAAAAACAAGACATTCTTTCTTTTTTTTTTTTGGTCTCTTTTGCACATTTTTTCCGACTCAATGTTTTGTTTTGAAGAAAAAAAAAAGAGTGGATCCGAGGCGCAGAGAAACAGGGCGCTGTTTAGTCCAAACGGACTGCCGAGTGCAGCGGACGCACAAGGGAGAGAACAAAATTAAGAGAAAGGCGACATCGCCAAAAAAAATAGGCTTTGGCCTTGTACGAAGCTGGCCAAAAGGAGGCTCAGCAGACATATTGGGTTTTTTTTGTTGATCACAAGCAAGCACGAGGCTGACGGATCTGTCCGACGAGGTGTTGCTCGTCGTGGCAAGTGGCCACCTCCCAGGAGGAGCGAAAGAAAGAGCACCCAGAAAATGGGGGAAAACAAACAGAAAAAAGCAGGCGGTGACGCCTACAGTGGACCCCCATAGAGGCACCTGACCGTGTCTGATTCGTCCAAATAAAAAAACACAATGCAAAGCAAAAGAGTGAAAATCCCCACTTCCTCTGCGGAGCGACTGTGCAAAGGGGGCGAATGGACGGGCGCAAAAGCCAACAACGACAATGACAATGCAAAATGGAAAAAAGGCACGGCGGGAACACACCAACGAGAAAAGTGCACCAAGGGGCAGTCTCTTTTTTTTCCTCTTTCTGCCTCTTTTTTTTCCCGATCAAAATACAACAGCCATGGACCTGGAAGAGCGAGAACCGGTTGCGTGCCTAGCGGCAATGCCCGCCGAGGTGATCCTCGGCATCGGACACTTTTTAGAGCATCCTCGCGATGCCGCCGCGTGCGTCATGGCCTCGCCCATCTTTCCCCCGTGTCTCGTCCGTGACTTGGCCGTACGTCACTTTTGCAACGACCCCAAAGGCGCAATTGATGCCCGTGCGCCACTTGACATTGTCATGGGTGTGCTGCCTGCTGGCGCTCCTGTTGAGGCGTTGCTCATGCCGGCCGTGCACCGAGGCGATTGTGGCATTGTCGAGTGGCTTTGTGATCGTATCGAGGAGGAATGCGCCGACATGGCTTCACAGGACCACGGCGATGGCAATCACGTGTGCGGCTGTCCAAACTTTTGTGCCTACAGTCATCATCATCGAAACCGTTGCTTTGTGCCCGAGTCCAGTTACGGGATCGAGGCCGCCATGATAGCCATCGACGCACGGCGTGCCGACCTCTTGGGTGCGCTCTTGCGCACAGAGGCTCCATCACTCAATAGGTGCAAGAGAACGCAGATCGTGTGCATGTCGCGTGCGGCCCGCGTCGGCGACGTCGACATTGTCGCAATGCTTCACCGACTCGCACAGGCGGGACGCTTTGTTCCCAAGGGCGCGTTGCCGCCAGCGTCGTGCGGGTGCTGCCAGGAGGTGGTCTACGAGGCCTTTCTAGGATGTCATGTGCCATTGCTCGACTGGCTCATGGAGACAGGGTGCGATGCAGCGCCCCACGCCTACGACCAACGCATATTCGACTGCATACCGTTGCGCCCCTCGGGACTGCTTTTGAAATGGGTGTTTGACACAGCGCCACCGGACTTGCGACCTACCGTCAACACAAGTTGGATGCGCAGTGCGGCCGCCCATGGTTCGTTGGTCTCTGTGCGCTTTATGCACGATCGCGGCCTGGCGACCTGCGGCCTCGATACATTGCGCGCGGCCGTCTGCGAAGGAGTCGACATACTCAAGTGGGCCATCGGCGAGGCCGTGGATGGTTCACCGGCCAGGGGCACACCGATCGAGGCCTGGCACAGCGTTACGATCGCGTGGGCCGCCGCCATGCGCGGTGGCGCTGACGTGATTGCTTGGATGCTGTCGAGACCCGACACAGCATCGGCCGTCACGCCCAACATGATCGCCTGTGCGCTCGCCAAGGGACACGCCAATGTTGCCTTGGCGGCTCACGCATCTGGCATGCTCCCGCTCGATCGGTGGGATGCCGTCGAGGCCGCGGCGCGCTCCGGAAGTGTCGATACCGTGCGCACGATTATCCAACACGGCGGCGTTTACAAAACGTCTGCGCTTACGACGGCGCTGACAAAAGGCAACGCGGACGTGGTCGCTTACCTATGCAACCTGTATGGCACTGCCGATGCCCAGGACGCCATCGACAGCATGCCATCGTACAACCATTCCAGGGCGTGGACGTGGTTGCGCGACCGTGTACCTGGCCTCTGCGTGGCTCACGCCCTTGCCGCCACATGGGCGACGTCCTACGGCGACAGCAATACGTGGAGCACCCTGTGCCGGTGTGCGCGCTGTGTCCCGAGCGTGCCGGTCTAGGGCCTCAACTTTTTTTTTTAAAAAAAATGTCCCCACATGCATTGCGTCTCTATTGTCTCTTGCGTGTGTCCCTTTTTTCTTTTTTTTTCTCTCTCTTTAGCATGGCATTTGTGCGAGTTCTTTCCCCGCTCGCCGCTTTTTGTTATCCTCCTCGTTCAGAGTCCTCGGCAAAGTGACGCAAAGAAAAAAAAAGAGGACACAACACCACCGTTGCGCGCCTTGTTTGTTTTTTTTTTTGCATTTCCTCTCTTTTAGGCGCCGTCGTCGCAAACAACCCATCCTCTGAAGGGGGATTCGAAAAGGCGGCACGACGCGCGGCAAGTAAAATATTCTTTCCAAAGAAAAAAAAAGTCGACCGTGCCGCATCACAGGGACACACTTGGCGTGCTCGCGGCATGATAGATCTCTTCCATGACATTGATCAACGCATCGAAAAAGGGCCGTGCATCAGGCAGACTGCGATCGCGCAATGAGATCAAGTAGAGACGGTCATGTGCACGGTCAGTGTCACTGTGCCGCGCACGCGCCATGCGCGCTGCCACATCGCACGCCCAGGCAGTCATTTCGTCGCGCCGATCACGCCAAAACGCCTTGGTGTCGTCGGTGGCGTTGATGGTGGCGATGCACAGTGCCTGTACGGGGTGAACGCAGATACGATCGATCAGCGACTCACTGACAGGCAAGGCGAGGACTGTGTCGATCAACGCGAGGCCGTCGACATCGCCCAGTCGTCGGATGGTCCTCCACGTGCTGTCTTGATCACGGTATGAGCCCGGATCGTAGATGCATAAATGCCAGCGTCTCGTGGCGGCCCACAGCGCGGCCCACACCAGCGACCCCGTCCCGGCGCTGCCTATGGGCGCGCTCGCCGCGGCCAGGGCCTGTGCACAATGCACGGCGCCGCAGCCGACGGCAAACGGCAACAGACCCTGCGCCGGTGGCACATGCGGTGCGTAAAAGGGCTGGGTAGGGCGTGGCGCGTCGAATCGCGTCGGTCGATCGAGACCCGTGAGACGCGCATAACCCTTGGCCTCGATCATGGGCCTGTATGTGACGGGCGCGGCGAGGTCAAACCCCGGCAGCGCGTCCAACAGCAGGGCGAGCCGCCGCGGCTTGTCCAAAGCCACGGCCGAGTAGACGGCGGCACGGGCAACGTCGACAGGGTCGCACCCAGGCACGCGCACAGAGACCAAAGACGCTGCCCACGACTTGGCCGCGCTTTCCATCGCGTCGGCTCCAACGCGCGCCCAGTCGCGGCAGACCAGGCGCGCCGCGACCACTGTCGTCACGCAATCGCAGGCGGCAAGGATGAGCAGGGTCAACTCGTCGGGCAGTGTCGTCCAGGGCGCCGCGAGAGGATCGCAACTCGCATCGTCAATGAGCGAGCGCGCCAGCGACGTCATCAATGCCATCGCCGTGCCTCTTGCGCACGACGCGTGTGTGTGCGCGCGAGCAAACGGCCGCCTGAAAAAAAAGGAGGGCGCACCGTCGTGCTCTTTTTTTCTTTTGATGTTTCTTGGGTTTTTACTGTCTATTCTCACCTTTTTTTCCTCTTTTTTTTGGCGCGTTCTTTTCTGGGGGGAGAGGAGGACACCTGGCAAAGTTGCCCTTGTCGTTGATGAGGTGCCCTTTTGGCAGGCCCGTTTGGCGTGTCGGCAAGAGGCGGTCTTTGGGAGCCCGTCCCTCTGGTGCCGGTCCATCAAGGCGCAACAAATGCGGAGAACACAAGAGCATCAACCAACACGGCGACGCGGGACCTGGCGCCAACCATCAGAAAAAAAAGAAGAAAAAAAAAGAAAATGATATTTGTACATGCAGAAAACAAGAGGCAACAACCAAAGGGGGCGCGCTGCTGACCCTCTCTCCCTATCTTTTTTTTTCTGGGCCAAAAAAAAGAAATAAAAGTGAAAAGAATATCCTTGTGTATGTGCACTTTTTTGCTGTCGCGTCTTTTGCGCGGCCCGTCCCCGCCGATACATTCTCTCCCTCCCTCCCTTTTTTTTGTCATGATCTCTCCCAAAGAGAGACCCGCGTCCTCTATTTTTTATTGAGGGGGAAAAAGACCTCGTTTGTGACCCAATAAGAATAGTCCAAAAGCGCAAGGGGGAAAAAAGAGCGGCACCTGCCATTGTGCGGCTCTGCTGCTGCCGCTCTTTTTTTTGCTCGTCGCACAACTGGCACCAGTTTACTCCTCTTTCGACCTGGCGCCAGATTCGAGCCGCTGCATTTTTTCCTTTTTTTTTGGCTTGCCATGCGCGTTGGTCGTCTAGGGAAATGTACTACATTTTTTAAAAAAGGCCATTGGTCGTTGTTTGTCTGCATAATTCAATGTCGACACAAAATTACACTAGAAAAGGGCGTGTAGTTGCGCCGTTGTAATTTATTGACCAAGAAGGCAGACGCAACCGACACCTTGCCGGACACGATACTCCCAGTCTGATCGATCAGCGCTGAAGAGGAAAACGGTAACCAAAGGGACGAGAACCAGAGCAACTGCGATCAACTATGATGACGGCGATGGCGATGATGGCGACGACGGCACAAGGCGCCATGGCAATGACACACGAGGCCAAGACGGCGGCCGCGCTTGGGAAGCGTCCATTGGAGCAGTATGCGTGTGACGGCGACGGCCAACTCATCGACCGCGGCAACGCGTCGCCCAAGAGGCTGCGCTGCGACTCGCCGGCCCCGCCGGCCCTAGAGAGCGACGGCCTCTTTGTGTGGGATGGCATCGAGTGTGACCCCGAGGACATCGCCTGCCGCGACCGCATCGCCTTTGTGGCCATCGACGACGCGTCTCCCCTGAGCGACCTTGTCGCGGTCCTCCCCGAGGCCACCGTCTACCAAATCGAGTTGGCTATGCTGCACGTGTTTAGCAGCGGCATTGCGTTTAGTCGCATGTGTCGCGCTCTCGCCTCGATGCCGTCTCTGTCCCGGAGCCTCAACCTAGAGGCCCTGGTCTATCGCGCAGCACACGAGAACCGTCCGGGCATCGTCGCCACCATGCTGTACCGTCTCTGCGAGGAAGGTGATGTGGAGAGGGCGCTCCTTACAGCCGTCGAGGAGAACGATCCCATCGCCGTTGAGGCCATCGACATGGCGTGCCGAAACGATGCCAACACGTCGGGCGACTCGCATCAAAGCTTGGCACGCGGCGCCTTGTACGAGGCGGTCCAGTCTGGCCGTGTGACCATCGTCGCCTATCTCGCTGGCGTGTGCAATCACGATGCGATCCAAGAGGCACTCTCTATGTGCGTCAACGCTGGCAACGACGACCATCTCGATGATAGCGATGACGATGAGGACGATGAGGATGAGGATGCCAAGGGTCGGGCCAAGAGTGCGAAAAACGATGCCCAAAACGCCGCCGCCAAGACCGCCGCCGACGTGTTTGCCGCGCTGTGGGAGCATGCCGATCTGTGCGCCCACGACTATATCGCCACGCTTTCGCCGTGCCCGATACGCGACTATCTCGCCGATCGCATCACCCAGGGCGAACCGTGCGCCGACGGCTGCATGACGAACCTACCCGACGATAGCGACGAGGAGGACGAGGATGAAGAGGATGTCGACGATGATAGTACGACAGACGATGGCGGACGCTGCAACGACGAGGACGGCGACACACAAAACAACTGATAACTCTGCTGTTGTTGTTGTTGCTGCTGTTGTCGCCGTCGACTATTCCCGCGAGACGAAACATTTCTCTCCTCTCTTTTCTCTCCCTTGTAAAGTAAAAAGGCTATAGGCCGAGTAGTAATGCTCAAAAATACATAAAATACACAAAATGTTCAAATTTCCTTATCGTGACCATAGTGGAGGGCAGGGCCATACAAAAAGATTTGAATTTTTTTGTACATTTCGTGTGTTTTGAGCATTCCCGCCCATGTCCATATCTTTTAGCATAGAACCATTCCCCGAGGATCATTTCTTTTTCTCTTTTTTTTTCTTGTGACAAAGTGACCTTTTTGGGGCGATCAAAGAGGCTGACGCTTTCGTTGGCGTTTTTGGCGCGCCCTTTTTTCTGCACCCATAGACGGAAAAAAAGGCAAAAGATCGATCGTCGGTGCTCGCAAATGGCAGCACAAAAAGGACGCGCCAAAAAAGTGGCCCGAGACCATTGCCCAGCGCACACATCTGCGCCGCGGGCGCTGCCTTTTGGTTGGACCTTTTGGGGCCACCCTTTTGAGAATGACCAAGAGGAAAAAAAAAGGGGGCGCACCGAGGCGAAAAGGAGGAAAAAAAGAGGTCGATCGTGCGGGACGAGTTATGGGCCATCTCATTGTGCTCGATCTCTCTTTTCTTTGCCTCTTTTGTTACCCGCTTCCTTTTTTGTGTCTTTTTTCTACCGAAAAAAAAACAGAGCACCGTGCCGGGTGCACCTGGAGGGGGGGGGACAGTCTGCAACCAAGTATTTGGGTATTTTTTTTTCTTGTTGACCGCGGCCACAGGTCAGTCGTCCCCTGTATTGTCGTCGGCCAGCCCGGCGAGGATTTCTTCAGCGGCCGAGTCGTAGTGGGCGCGCATGCCCTTGATGCACGGTGTGGGCACGTAGTCGTCGGAACATGGGCGCCACCCGCGCGATGCAAACCACTCGACGAGACGCCGCTCGCCGCGCGTCGCCGCCGCGAGCACAAGCGCCGACACGCTATGCGCATGCCGGGCTTTGATGATATCGTGACCGTGCTGGCGCGCCCACTCGATGCCCGAGATCGACGCACTTTCGAGGCGGTCGTCGTAGGCGACCAGCGCATAGATATCCATGTCCCACTCTCTGTGCAGTCTGTCGAGCGAGGCGACGGGCGCGCCAAGCACTCCGTTTCCCGCCAGCACTATTGGTTTGGCTCGCTCCGAGACTGGCAGTTGCCGCCGGCGCTTCAAGAGACATCTGATGATATGGTCCCGGTCGCGGTGTCGAGCGACAGCGCGCGAAAGCCCGGCGTCAATGTGGTACACTTTGTGGCGCCTGTCGGGTATCCACGCGTCTAGGGCGCGTTCGACCGTCTCGGTGCAACCTAGGTCGACCGCGCGGGCGATGATGTCATGGGCGAGCGATGCGACGATAACGCGATCGTCGGCGCCACCCGCTATGAGATCGTCGATGGACATCGAGCGCACGCCGCGTTGTTGACACAAATAGTGGGCCACGTCGGTATTTCCGCTGGACACGCTGTCGAGCAGGCTGTTGGCCCTAGGGTTGTATCCACGCACCTCGCGCGCGTAGCGAACGGTTTGCAGATCAAGCCGGCCTATGCTCTTGTGGATTGGGAGTGGGCAATCAGGCATGACGCCCAAGGCAGCCGCCAGGGCAATGTCTTTGGAGTCACAGCCGGGGTGTCCCGTGTGGGCGAGCACAAACGACGCCATGTCTCGATCGTCGGTCAGATAGAGTAGTCCACCCATGTAGGCGGATTTGATGGCGGGAAAGAGATCGCGCAGCGTCACCAACGTAGGCACGTCGCCCGATGGAATGGCAATCATCAATACGCGAACGGGATCGCTGTCGATGGACCAGCGCGCGCCTCTTGGATCTGAGCCTGTAACGCGAGCCTCGATCGCGTCGCGATTGCGAGCGACGAATCGCACCACGTCAGGATTGCGTCCGCCCGCGGCGCACATGAGTATGCGTGGCGTGCACCCATTGTGCTCGGTTTGCCACACAAACTCGACCATGTCGAGGTGGCCCGAAATGCAGGCCAGATCGAAAAGGCCCCTGTCGCGCCAGCCGATCCCGTTAAGGCCCGTGTTGTGACGTGGCGCAATCATGTTGTGGAGGTCGGCGGCGCCGGCGTCAATGGCATGGGCGTGGGACGGATTCAGATCGTACAGCATCTTTGCTATCGAAAGGCGTCCGTGCACAACGGCAGTCGCCAACGCCGCGGGCGTGCATGCAGTGCTGTTGGTCTCGCAGAGGTAGCCAACGACGGCGTCGTGTCCCTCAGACACCGCAGCGATGATGGCCTGGTTTATTTGGACGTCGGTCCACTGGTTGCCGCCTTTTTGCTGTTCCAAGAGCCACTGCACGACCTCGACATGACCGTTGTGGGCCGCGTGGGTCAAAATGTCGCATGGGTGACCTTTGCGCGCGTGTGTCCAAAGCCAACGTAGGGCCTCCATGTGGCCCGATGAGGCGGCGAGCACGGCATCGGACCACTCAAAACGTGCACCTCGACGCGCATGCATGTAGGCGAGTGTCTCTGTGTCACCGGCGCGGACGAGATCACGCTTTTTGGTCCGTCGGCAGCGTTGGCGCAGAGCCTCATCGCCGGCCGCGCAAAAGACACCCGACGCGATGCACGCCGCGGCATCATCCATATCGGGCAAGGCGTCGAGAATGTGAGCGACAATCTCGGGCGGCAGCGTTGTAGGTGCACCACATGGGTCGAAAGAGTCGACGCGCGGGCGCTTGCAACGACGAGGGTCAATCGTGTGTCTGTTACCATCGACGCCGTATGCGGCTCGCCTTTTTGGAACCAGAGGCGCATCGCGCGACGGCAGCGAGAGGGCCGACCTTGGGGAGATAACATCCAACTCGATGTCGCCAGAGGCCCCGGCGGTTGGCGCGTCCATGTGAATGATCCCCTCTAAAAGAAGCCAGTAGAAGGCCTCTGGCTTGTCGGCGACACAAGAGCCAATTTCAGGCAGCGCACGAGGTCGACCCAAACCTTTTTTCTTATTTCCTCCTTTTTCTTCTCCCCTCTTTTTTTCTTTGCGCAGGTGGCGCCTGTACCAGCAATCAAAAGACTGCACAACAAGAGCCCCGCCTTTTTTTTTCCGTCACCGCGCCAAGAGGCGGAAAAAAAGGAGAGACAACAGCCCAATGGCCACGAAATCGATTCGCTCGACCAATGAAAAAAGGTCCCTTTGTAAAAACAAGGGAAACAAAAGAAAACGCCTGCTTTTCCTCTTGCTTGCGTGGGGGTGCCTTTGCGGCCCTTGGTGGCGCGCTCCCGTGGAGAGCATCAGTGGCCCCTTTTTTTTCAAAAAAATCAAAAGACAACGGCCGACCAAGACGCCCGCGCTCTTTTTTTGTGTGTGTGTGGTTCTTTTCAGACCAAAAGCGACAAACCACCATCGCAACAACGACAACGAGATAGGAACTCATTCTAAAAAAACAAATAGAATAGAATAGATGGAGCAACCGGTTGAAAGTAAAAAGCGCAAGCGCGACGCCGCCGCCGATCGTACGCCGTCGTCCGACGAAAAAAACGATGATGGCGACCGAAACAACAACGTCGCGGGTCTCGTTCACAATGAATCATCCGAAAAGGACGCCGTCTGCGACAAGAGTCACGGTAATGCGCATGCGCCCAGAGGTCGCCTCCTGGTGCTCGTGGGTCCTTCAGGCAGCGGCAAGACCACGCTCGCCAAGGCGCTCGGATTTACGCCCTTGTGCACGACGACGTGCAGGGCGCCGCGTCCGGGCGAGGTGGACGGCGTCGACTATCATTTTGTGACCAAAGATGCCTTTGAGCGTCTCGTGTCAGACGGACTTATGGCCGAACACGCCTCGTACGCCGGCATCCGTTACGGCGTGCCCGTCGCACTGATCGATGCGGTCCGGCAGGGCTCGACCGCCGCTAGCGACAAAGAACCAGGAGACCGGTCATCGAGCAAGGACGCCGAACCACCGACATTTGTCATTATCCTCAATGCCGACGGCGTCGATACCATGCGCCGACTCTTGGGACGTGATCGAGTGTTGGCGGTGCACGTCTCGGCTCCGCTTGAACGACTCGAAGCGCGCCTGTGTGCGCGCGGCTCGCCTCGATCCGAGATTGACAGACGCATCCGCCAGGCAGAGACGACCGAGACGACCCAGGCCTACATGGCAAGATGTGACGCGTGCGTCGTCAATGCCGACGGCCACCTCGATGAGACCCTAGAGACGATTCGAGCCCTCTGTGCGGCCTATTTTACGTTGCCTCTGGCCGACGACACGCATTCCGAAACCGCCTCTGCTGCGCCACACGGTAGTGACTTTTAGCAACAATAAAAAAAGATGTCTTGGCCGACTTGCGTTTTCATTTTTCCTTTTTCCCCTCTTGTTTTTACTTTTTTTTTTCGTTTACGGCGTCCATCAGTTGATGGCGCACAGGCGACCTTTTGGCGGTGCAAGCCAGAGAGGGAGGCCCTACTCGATCGGGGGATTCTTTTGCACTCGCCTACCGGCAAGGAAAAAACCTCATCATGCTGTGTTGGGTGCGCAAACTAGGGACCGTCTCCTTGTCTCTCTCTCTCTTTTTTCCTCCTCCCAAATCCAAAATCCTGCGCGGCGCGCATGTGCGCCGCGTAAACTTGCGACAACAAAAAAACCCAACTCTCCAAAAGAAGAAAAAGAAGACGACGACAAGGTCCTCTCCTTTTTGTTTCTCTTTCTTTTTTTTTCATCCAACGCGCCAAAGGGACCACACAAAAATGAGACTTTTGAAAAGGACCAAGCCGCGATGTGCCCCTCTTTTTGAACCCTTGGCTCTTTTTTGCGCCTCTGGTGGGCAGTCGCTCTCGCACCTTGCCACGCCAAAAACGAGCCCAAGTTTTGGGAGGAAAAAAAAGACCCAGACAACCATCGACATAAGAAAAAAAAGAGAATAGGAGACAAATGAGTTTTCTTTTTTGACGACAAACTGCCTACACTAAAAGCAGATAGTAAAAAAGGAGACGGACCGGGTCCCATGTCTCTTGGTGGGTGCTGTCGAGGCGGCCGCTCTGTCGTGCAATCCTGTTGCCTTGGGCCTTTGTTGGCCTGTGATTGGGTGATTGAGTGATTGCGGTCGCTTGATCGGGATAGTCCGTCGTAATTCTTTGTTCAGAGATAGATAAAAAGGACGCTCATTTTTCCAGCCGCGTAATTTCGATGTGGCTAGGCGTCGAGAATGATTTTCGCCGCCTGTACGCCGCGCACCGAATTAAACAGGTAGGCGGGCCTGCCTGCCGCGGCGGCCTCGCGCAAGTCGCAGGTCGTAATGACACCCTCGACGAGAGCGCCCGCATTCAAGAGATGCTGGCGCATGGTGCCCGGCAAGAGGCCGCACGACAATGGCGGCGTGACCGGAACAGTGTTGGATTCGCGCAAGAGGGCCACGCAGGCACGCGTGCCCTCGGTGATTTCGCCGCGCTCGTTGGCGACAAGGGCGATGCGCAGATCGGGCGGCGTGGCCCTCGTGATCGGGTCGTCTATGGGCCACGCGGCCGCGTGCATTGCGTCATGGAGGCATCTTGTGGCGAGCGACTTGTGACCAATACGTGGATCGTCGCTCCTCACGCGTGCCGGCGCCAGCCGCGCGACATGGGTCACGTCCATATCCGGCTCCAACGACCAATGGACACGATCACCCGATGACATTGGCTCTGCCGTCCAGGTCGTTTCCTGCGTGCCGATATCGACGACCACCCTAACACGCATTGTATGACCACTGTAGCGTGCGGCTACATCGGCGAGTGTCTTCTCTAGTCTGTCTTTGATGACGGCCAGGGTAGCGTCGACATCAAGGCGGTCCTCCAAGAGAGTGCGCGCCGCAGCCAGTATGCGCTCGACATGGAGCGCTCGAATACGGTAGGCGCCATTGGGATCGAGTCGCAGGGTTTCGACGAGCACACGCGATCCCACAGCGTCGACAGTGCGAGTCGCGCCGCTGCGGTCATTGTCGTTGGCACGACCGTGGGTCGCACCGCATGGTTCGTCTCTCTCCAAGTGTGCGTCCGCGGTGACGGTTCCGCCGGCAGTGCGCACCAATCTGTCGGCCTTGAGAAGGATCTCGTCAAATTCATCGTCGGGATTCGAATCGGCGACGATGGCGCCACCGCAACCCACCGAGACCGAGCCGTCGGGGTCGATCACGGCCGTGCGGATCACCACCGACAGACAGCAGGCGCCGTCGGCCGACAAAAAGCCCAGCGTGCCTGAATAGGCACCGCGCGGTCGGCCCTCTTCGAGACGATCGAGAATCTCCATGGTACGCGGTTTGGGCGCGCCCGTCATGGAGCCGGGCGGGAAGGCCGCGCGCACGGCGTCCAGCGCGCTCGCGCCCGGCACCAAGAGCCCATCGACAGTGGTCACCATCTGGTGTACGGCGGCATAAGACTCAATGGCCATGAGGCGATCGGGGGGCACGACGACACTGCCGGGCGCGCATTGCATCCCCAAGTCGTTGCGCACGAGATCGACGATCATGAGACTCTCGGCAAAGGTCTTGGGACACGAGGCCAAGGCTGTGGCCAATGCAGCATCCTCTTTGGGGGTGACGCCACGGCGTACGGTACCCTTGATGGGTTTGGATCGCGCGCGTCCGCACCGGTCCACCGACAAAAACTTTTCTGGCGACGACGACGCCAGTGTGGGCAGGCCTGGTCCGAGACGCAGAAAGGCCGCATAAGGCGCTGGACTGGCCCGACGCAAACGGCGGTAATAGGCCCACGGGTCGGTCACGGCACCAGGGCCGGCGCGGGCTTTGTTGGTGAGGCACAGTTCATAACTCTCGCCGTCGCTAATCTTGCCCAGGCATGCGTCGATATCGCCCGAATAGGCACGACGATCGCGATCCAACACAAAAGGCACGGCGTCGCCCGCGGTCGTGGCCGCAGGCGCTTGCATCTTGGTCTCACGCGACTCACGGTTGATCGCCTCTAGCACGGTTTGAGCCTGGTCAAACCATGCATGGACGGTGGCCTCTGCAGCGGTAGGATGCTCGTCGTGTCCGCCTGCCACGTCGCAGTCGATCAGAGCAACGGCATAGACCGCACCAGTGACATGATCTAGCGCGACAAATCGATCGACGACCAAGAGTACGGCGTCGGGTTCGCCGGGGCGTGCGATCGGGACACGTTCCGAGGCAACACATTCACGCCTCAACTCGTAGCCCAGATAACCGACGAGTCCGCCGCCGCACATGCCACAGGGCAGGTCGGGATCGGACACGCAGCGCATTCCATCGAGCAACTGTGCCACGTGGCCCATGAATCCGTTTGGGCCGATGGGCATCGTCTCGCGGCCGTCGGCGTGCCAATGCGTGATCGCACCGGCGGCGAGTTCACATACGATGGCCTGGACGCCTTGATCGACGCACGTGCCCATATAGGAAAAGCGCCCGTCGTCGGGCGAGTCGCAACGGGATGAATCGAGCCAAAAGCATCTCGATGCGTCACCCACGAGCGCCTCAAATGCACTCTCAACATCGGTCGGAAAGCACCCGTCGGACAGGCGACGCCATACAGCACGTCGCACAGGCGCACTTTTGCCGAGGCCGTCGCCTACGACACAATCTCTTGGATCGCTCGACGAGCACACGGCGCGCGTAAAGACACGCCCTACGGGGCCGGCGCCATCGTCCTCCTTGGCCTTTGTTGTGTCTTTGGCATTTGATGCGAGGTCGCGTGCGACAGAGACAAAGTTGGCCAGCATGGCGTCGCCGTGTTGGGCGCACACCGACTCGGGATGAAACTGCACGCCAAAGAGAGGGAGCGTGCGATGGGCCAGGGCCATGACCAGGCGTGGGTGGGACGCTGCCTCGGCTGTCGGTTCGGCAACGCGCGTCCACGCCGTGGCCTCTAGGCACGGCGGGAGCGTGGCCTCGTCGACGAGCCAGGAGTGATAGCGCACGACATTGGTCCCCTGCGGAACACCCTCAAATAGCCCCGAACCATTGTGTTCGATGGGCTCGACGACGCCGTGGGCAACGCGTGGCGCTCGCATTACGTTGCCGCCGAGCACCCACGCCATCCCTTGGTGGCCGAGGCACACGCCCAACACCGGAACGGGCGCACGGCCGCTGCCGGACGAGGGTACGGCATCGGCAGGGACATCCGCCGCAGACGCCGCCCAACGGAGGATATCGGCGCAGAGGCCAAAGTCGGCCGGGTTCGAGGGCACGCCCGGTCCCGGACCTAGTACAACGGCGTCAAAGCGGCTCATGCGCGGCAAGAGGTCGGACCAGGCGATGGCGTCGTTGGCGACGACCTCGACCTCGCCCACGCACGGCTGCACGCAAAGCAGGCGTTGGCACAAGTTGTAGGTGTAGGAATCGTGGTTGTCGATGAGGAGCAGACGCAGACGATCGCGTGCCATCGTCTCCATGGGAAAAATGTCCAAAGACGGCGAAAAGAGAGGGCGATACAAAGGGGATCAAGAGAATAGCGCAGACGTCAAGAGGATAGTGAAAGCAAATCGCCGGCGGTTATGCGATCGAGAAGGGCGCGAAACAAGACGGTGGGGGTGCGACGAGGTTGTAGATCCGGTTCTTTGCGACCTCCCTTGTTTTTTTTCCTTTCTGCTGGTTTTTTTGTGGGTTTCCTTCCTTCGTCTTGCCTTGTGCGCTGTTGGGGTTGTCGCGTAGCGTGTTATTCATAGCGGCGGCGATCTCGCGTTGCAAACATAGTACGGCGTGCTTGCTTGCGATTCGCTGTCGCTTTGAGAGCACAGAGATCGGCTGCTCGTGCGTCTTGGGAGATTGGCGCTACGCGAGTCGTTCGGGTCAACGGCGATGCGCCGGCCCACGCGCCCCCACCGCAACCACAGTACCAAACCAGGCTTTTGCTCGACAAAACATAAAAGAGATCGACCGGGTCCTACGAGACGTCACGCCGACGCCGCCGCAAAGGCGCGCTTTTCTGCTGCGGTTTGGTGCACCGAAAGAGACCGAAAAAAGTCCGCATGCGACGGCTAAAAATCGTCGCAAGCACGAGTCTCCCGTGACCGATCTACCGCGCCCGTCGCTTTTTTTAAAAAAACTCGATCTGCTCCTTTTTTCTATTTTCAACCCATCCTCGTAGCAGCAGCAGCAGCATCTGACCGACAGCGCTCTACTCTCTTCTTCTCTGCCACATCCCTTTGCCGGCTTTTCGTCTTTTTTTTGATCTTTTTTTGATCTTTCTTTGTTTTAATCGCCTCGTGCCGCCGCCGTCGCCAACCAACAAAATCAATTTAGTTTAAGAAAAAAAAAGAGAAGAAAGAAACAAGAATCAAGAAAACCAATGCAAAGGCAGCATGGAGACGATGGTGCGGGATGTGCGTCTGACCCGGCGCATGTCATCACCTACGTGAGCGGCAACGCGGAAAAGCGTGCCGAGGCGTTGGCGCTGGCTGCCGACGCCAACATTGCGCTCGTATGCGTGGATGCCGCCAGCACCAGCGCCGTACCCGAGGTGCAAGGGCGCGTGGAGGATATCGCACGCCAAAAGTGCCTCGCCGCCTATAATGCTTTGCGACGCCCGGTGGTGGTCGAAGACGTGGCGCTCCACTTTGACGCCATGGGGGGTCTGCCGGGTCCCTACGTGCGTGACTTTCTGTGCGGCATGCCCCTGTCCCATCTGTACGGGCTGGTGCGCGCACGTGACCACACGGGCGTGACGGCCGTCTCGGCGCTGGCCTTTACGCGCGACGGGCGCGACGTGTGTGTCGTCGTGGGCAAGGCGCGCGGCCTCGTGCGTGATCCGACGGGCTACGAGCATTTGCCCGCGTGGTACCCGCTCGTCGCGCGCGACCCCGCCGATGCCGATCCAACGACTAAAGGCGGCGGCGTTGCGGCCTGTTCTAAAGATGATGTGGCCTCATGGGCATCGACTGCCGATGTGGACCGACCGTGCCTTCATCGGGCACGCGCGTTTGCAGCGCTTGCCGGTGCGCTCGCCCAAACACCGACGCCGCCATCGTCGCCGTCACAACCGTCGGTGGACCCGCGGTCGTTGGTGCCCACCGCGGAAAAGATGAATCTCATGGCCGAGGCCACGCGCACGCTGTTGACCTGTCTCGGAGAGGACGTCACCTCGGACGGCCTGGTGGACACACCCATGCGCGTGGCCAAGGCCATTGTGGAACGCACCCGCGGATACCGCATCAGTCTGGCCGACGCCGTAGGCGGCGCTCTCTTTGTCGAGGCCTCGCGCAGCATGGTGGTGGTGCGCGACATCGAGTTTCATTCCATGTGCGAGCACCACATGATGGCGTTCAAGGGCCATGCTCATGTGGGCTACATGCCCATGGGCATGGTCATCGGCCTGAGCAAGATCCCGCGCATCGTCGACATGTTTTCCGAGCGCCTCCAGGTGCAGGAGCGTCTTACGCGCCAGATTGCCGAGGCCGTGGCCGAGGTGACGGGCGCCTGTGGCGTCGGCGTTGTGATGGAGGCCGAGCACATGTGCATGTGTATGCGCGGCGTGCGCAAGACCGGGTCGACCACCGTGACCCGTGTGCTCTTGGGCGCCATCCGCGATGATCCGACCACGCGCTGCGAGTTTTTGTCGGACGCGCGCCCCCGTGCCTCCAAGTGAATACCGCCGAATTCCGCGACGTGGCCCTGGGCGTCCGCCCGTGCGCTCGCTCTCACTCTTGCCGAGGGCGCCTTTTTTTTATCCGCCCAACCATATGCAAAAAATGTGCCTCTCGACCGTGTGCCCTAATAATTTGTGGTCCCTTTTTTTGTGTCGTACCCGTTCTCTTTCTATTTTCCTTTCTGTCCTCTTGGTCGTAAAAAAAGAAAAAGACGACGCAAAAGGGGTCGACGCACGGAACAAAAAAGCGCCAACGAAGAAAAAAAGGACGAGACCGGGCGACATGACCAAAAAAAAGAGAGGGGGAAGAGCGCGCGCGCGATGGACGATGCGCAGAGGGGAAAAAAGTCGGCCCATCCGGGTTTTTGTTTCTCTTGTCTTTTTTACCGGCCACAAGGGGGGCCAGCCAGCGGCGGCATGGTGGCATTGCACGGCAAAATATCATTGGGCAACGCGCGATGCATAGCGTCAGGAATCGCGCTCTAGGAGTGGCGCGCGAGCGCGAATGGCCGACACACGCGCAAGGCCGCAAAAAAAAATCTGTGCGGCTTTGAAAACAAAGGCATACGCGTGTGCCGCGTACCATAGGGCCCTCCATTCTTTTTTATTCTTCTCTTGCTGTCCTTTTCCTCTTTTTTTGTGTGTGTTTTTTTTTCGTGTTGCCCCATTCTCTGTCGCGCACGCCGCGTCCACCTTTTGGGCCTCTGTCGAGACACGCGCCCCTTGCTTTTTCTTGCTATTACCATTATTTGGTCTTGGTTTTTTTGCCGCATCTCTCTCGGCATCGCCCGTTCCAACCGCCGCAGCCGCTGCGCTCGCCTTTGCTCGTCTCGCCAAACTACGACGACAAAGACAACAAACAAACACTGGCGACTGGGGGCAAGAAGAACAAGGAACGAACCCGCCAACCAGTAAGGAAAGCGCACATACATACACACATAGGGAGGAAAGGCGCCGAAAGCAACACGCGCAACGATGCAGGATTCGACTCGCGACGACGACAACAACAACAACGACCAGGCCGAATGTGGCAGTGACAAAAAGAGCACGCGAGTGGTGGTCAAGGTGTGGGCATCTGATGCCGCCGACGAGAAACCCTTGCCGTTGAGTATTTGGCACAGGGAAGACCCGTCGGGTGATGGCGCTCTGTTTGGGACGATTCAGGCGCGCGTGGCGCGTGCCTATGCCGCGGGTCGACCCGGTGCGGCTCCGTTGCGCTTTTACCCCGCCGGCGCCCACGTGGCCACCAACGCGGCGCGTGGTCCCGTCTTTCATGCCGAGGACAAGATCAACGATGTGCTCGCTCAGTGCGCGGTCGACGACGGAAATGAAATCCATGTGCTCGATATTCATAGACTTGCCGCTGCGCATGTGGAAACCGCTCCCGCGCAGTTTGTACCACTCTTGCCCGCACCCCCATCGTCGTCTTCTTTGTCCTCGTCGTCATCGCGTAGGGACGTGCCGAGGCCGCACGATACACCGCCGTCGGCGTCGAGATCGCAGCCGGCACGCACCACCATACGCTGTACCGCCGACGGATGTTGGGTGTCGGCCAAGGACATTGTGTGCGATGCGCTCTCGCTGTGGGGCGTGCATTCGGCGCTGCCCCAAAACACGGTGCGCCGCATGAAGGAACAGCACCCGTCGATGTTTGTCAAGCGCGCGCTGTCGGGCGGCGGCGCGCACGCGCCTGTCATCGACACGGATTCGATCGACCTCTTTTGCGAGCGCTGTGCCGCGGCGGTGGCACCTGCGCATGCCGGCGCCATGCGTGCCTATCCAAAGTCGGATCGGCGGGCTCGTTCTGTGGCGCATGTGCTTGCCCGACGCTCTCAGTGCGCGGGCGCGTCCAGTGTGGATGCGCGTCCGGCACCTCTGTCGCTTGTCGCGCCGTGCCTCGCCGCGGTCTCGCCGCCGACGGCATCACGCTCGACTCTGGCCGGTTTGAGCGTTTCGGGTTGCGCCTCGCCGTCTGTGTCTAACGATTCAGACAGTCTCTCGCCCGAGGATGGTTGGTCGACCGACAACAACGATAATGATGATGATGGCGACGGGCGCACGTTGGTATCACTGCCAGCAGAATTGCACCGCCGCCATGGCAGCAGCAGCAGCAACGTCAGAACGTCAGAGCCCGCTTGCATGGTCAACGCGGATGCCGGCAGCAGCCAGCGCATACGGCGTCGTCGCCATCATCAAGAATTGGACACTGTGCCAAACGGGCGAGTGGCGTCGACGGATGACGACCGGGCGGGAGAGGGAGAGCAAGGCCGACGGCACAAACGACGACGCATCTCGGTCGACCCCAGAGACCAAGGCGTGCGCGATCGGTCGATGGCGTCAAAACTGATGGCGCGATGCACAACCAAAACCGAGGCGCTGAGCGTGTGGAAGTGGGGCCGCGACTGTCGTTGGCGTCTGGCGATTGAGATGCGTTGCGTGCCCGAAGGCGCAGGTTCGCCGTGGGAGGTGTTGTATGACGCCGAGGCTCCGCATCGGGACGGACAAGCGCACGCGTGGATCGACGCCGTCGACGCAGAGAACATCGTCTGTGAGTCCATGGCATCGCCGTGTGCCCTCGTGGCCGTTGGCCACCGGCGCCACCTGCCGACGATCGAAGCCTTTTACACCGACGATGGCGGTCGACGCGATGGTCGGTCCGGTGCCGATAGCCCCGTTGACATTGCGAGCGTACTCGATGGGCGTCTTGCATCGGCATGCCGCCGTTGGGCGCGCGCGCCCGAGGATCGCCGCGAGGGTCTCGGGCTCTTTCGGCGCGCCGTCGCCTTTGGCGCCCTGGTCGCCGACGGCCCCTATGCCCTGCGTTGGGAGCGCCTCGTCAAGGACATGGAAAATGCGCTCGCCTAGGCAGAGCGACAAAAGGAAAGCCTAAACCGAAGTAAAGAAAAAAAAAGAAAAAAGTCATTTGTCTCCTTTGCGGCGCACACATGCCAAGGAGAGGGAAAAGGGGGACAAATGTCCGGCTCTATTTTAAAAACAAAGAAAAAAGTCTCGCAATCTGGCGATGCTACAGAGAATGGAGCGACTACTCTTTTTTTCCTTTTTTCCTCTCGATCATGTTTCTTTCTTTGTTGATTGTCCCTACGGCGCCATTGGCTCTCTTTTTTTTGCTCTGTTGCGTGGACCCTCGTCGCAAAAAAATATATATGTCAGACAGAGGGGAGAAAAGGCCAACCCAAAAGAAGACGACACGGAAAGGACCCCAAAGGCACGGGCCAAAAAAGTAGGGGACAAAAGATCGGCCAATGCATCGCCCTGTGTGCGACAGTACCTAAAGAAAAAGTACAAAGAAACACCCCCCTCAAAAAAAGGGGAAAAGAAAAGAGAAAGACACCCAAGAAAAAAAAAGACCACGCGCGACAATATCGTCATATACGCGTCTCGCCCTCTTTGCGGCGCGCTCGGCCGACAAAAGAATGCAATCAAAGGCAGGACAAAGTGGCGCAACCAAAAAAAAGATGTTTTTAAAGAAAAAAATAGGCCCTTTTGAGTTGGCCTTGGGCAGTTGATTTTGGCAGTCACGCACCCAGGGAGCCCAAAGCAATTCCTCGTGCAACGCTGCCAAACCGGCGTGCGCATGCGTAGTGCACTCGCGGGTACGTCCGCCCAAGGCGGCCGCCGCATCTATCGTGTCGTGCCATTCACGACGGGGCACTCCAAAAAAACAAAAGGCAGGAAAGTCTAAAAACGGATCTTGACCGAGCGCCAACAAGATCCTCTGTCAAAGAACTTTGGTCTGTTTCTCGTCTGCTCCTTTTTCTGGCCCTTTTCTCTCCTTTGACAATAACAACAACAAAAAAAGGACACCGTCAACATCACCAACAACCACTGTCTGTTGTCATGAGCACCACAACAAAAGGGACCTATACGATCGGCTTTGAGGCGCTCACCATCGAGTGCATCATTGGCATCAACGACAGCGAGCGCGTGACGCCGCAACCGCTGGTCATCGACCTACACGCGCGCCTGCGCCAAAAGGGAGAGAGCGAGATCGGTGCTCCTGCCAACGACGAGGAGCGTGAAGACGACACCAAGGCGGCCATCGTCATCAACTATTCGGCACTCGCGGCGTGCTGTCGACGCGTGGTCGTCGAGGGCCGCTTTGGCCTGCTCGAAACGGCGGCCAGACGCATCGCCGACGGCGTGATGCACGAGTACGGTCAACAGGTCAAGTGGGTGCGCGTCCACCTGCGCAAGCCCAAGGCGCTGCCGGACGCTGTCGCCACCGTCTCGTACGAGATCGCCCTGTGATTTTTTCCCTCTTTTTTTGTTTCCCCCACTATTTTTTCGTCTTTTGCAAATGACATGTACGCAAAGAAGGAAAAGGTTTGCCGTTTGGTCCCTTGTTTCTTTTCTTACACTTTTTTGGGAGACAAAATGCATGAACCAAGACAATCCGCCTTTTTCTTTCTTTCTTTACTTTGGGCTGCCGCGTGCTCTGTTAAGGCAGGAAAAAAGGGGAGAGCAAGGAAAAAAAGGGGACAGAGGGCGGGCGGCCTAGGCACGCTTTCGTCGCGGCGCAAAAGACGGCCACTGCATCACGTCAAAAGTGTCAGGCGCGTAGCCCAGGACCTCGGCACAACGCCTCACATCGTCGACTATGGCAGCCCTCGACTGGCCCGTGACAAAAATGTGTCCAAGACTAGTATCGGCGGTGCCGCGCAAAAAGTACCCTGTGGGATCAGGTATGTGCAGGATCGTGTAGCGTATCACGCAGCGAGACCGCCCATTCATTTCCGCATCCATTTTCTTTCTTTCCCTTTGTCGAGACCGCCGCCCTTTTTCAGTTCACAACTGCTCGGGCGTCGCCCTCTTCTTTTTTTTTCTCTCCTTCTTTGCGCGTCGGACGCCGCTGGGTTGTGCGCTCGGAAAAAAAGGGGATGTGAGCGCACCGCCAGGCGCCATGGGCGCCTGGCGATTGGTGGATCAGAAAAACGCCGCGTAGAAAAAAAAAAGAAGAAGAAAAAAACAAAAAGAGACTCGCAAGGGATCTTTGGCGCGTCGATATCGAACGAACAGTTGTATTTCTTTTTTATTTTTTTCTTTCGGAGCACCACCCGAAAGAGGGGGCAAGGAAAGTCTCTTGTTGCAATGACGGCATGCCAATCGTAGGGGGAAAAAGGGCGAGATACTGAACGGCAACTGTGCGGGTGTTGGTGGGAGAAACACTGTCGGGGGTGCGCCAGAATACAGAAAAGGCACAAAAGAGGTGTAATTACAGACTTGCACCGCGAGCCATGGCGGCGGCGACATCCAACACGGCACGCGATCCGGTGACATCGTGCACGCGCACCACGTGGGCACCTTGCCATGCGGCAATGGCAGTCACGGCGTGGCTGGCGTGTTCGCGCGTCTCATCCGACAGCGGCTTGGCGCCGACCCTCCCAGCACTTTTGGCGGCCGTGGCTGTGATCCTGCTTAAAAACGACTTGCGTGATGCGCCAATGAGTACGGGGTAGCCGCCGACAGCAGCGGAAAGACGCGCGGCGCTCGCAGCGAGGAGCGCATTGTCGGATGGCGTCTTGCCAAACCCAATGCCGGGGTCGAGCACGATGCGCCAGCGGGGCAGCCCATGCGCCTCGGCCCACGAAACCGTCGCCAAGAGATCACGCGCCACCACGTCGACAATGTCGCGTGGCGCATCCGTGTCTGGCTCAGGTTCGGGCAACAATTGCGCGGCGACTTGGCGATCGCGCACCATGGCGTCGAGCGCGCCGCGACTGTGCATAATGACGATGCCGATGCCATCGTGTTGGCGCAAGAGGTCGAGCATCGTGTATGGATCGCAACGCATTCCCATGACGTCGTTGATCCACACAACGCCCGCGCTACGGTCGGCACTTGGCGGCAGAGCCTCGATGCATGCACGTGCCACCTCGGGACGAAACGTGTCGATCGACATCAACGCATTGACGGCACTGCCCGGCGTCTCTTGTGTCCGACCAACTGTCTGGACAATGTCGAGCACGCGGCGCGTTTCTTCATCGACAGCGACGGCGTCGTGTCCGGGTCGCGTCGAGTGACCGCCAATGTCGATCACGTCGGCGCCCTCTTGGAGCGCGTGCGCGATGGTCTCGACCGCCGTGGATGACGTGCGAGAAGCACCCAGACCGTCGCCACTAAATGAATCGGGTGTGGCATTGACGATGGCCATAAGAAGCGGCGACCGCGTCCTCGTAACGTGGTCGACATCAACAATGCGATGCGCACCCAAGGGCAAAACGCGGCGCGGGAGTGGTTCGTCGGGATATTGGGCACGCAAAGTCGCCCATAGGATGTCTATGGTTTCCATGTGTGTCTGAGGGGTGACGCCGTCATCACCGTCGCCGTCGCCGTCATCGCGAGTTGCAGGCGACGGTGGCACAACGAGATCGCCACGAATGTCGGCCAGAGGCGCGAGGACAAACGACCGGGTGCGCAACAAGGCGTGCGGCACAACAAGGTCCTTTGTGTTCACCGTCGTGATGCCGTCGTCAAAGCACAAGATGTCAAGGTCAATAGGGCGCGGACCATAACGCTGGCGCTGATCGAGCGACGCGCGGCCCATGGCAGTTTCAATAGCCTGGAGCGCGCTCATGAGGGCATGCGGGTCGACCATCGCGCCCGACACCTCGACGAGCACAACGGCATTGAGAAAGGCCGGTTGGTCCGTTACCAATTGAGGTGCCGTCTCGTACAAGAACGATGTGGCCACAATCGAGCCGATTTCAGCGCCGAGGCGTCGCACAGCCTGGTCGATAAACAGCGTCCGCGCGCCCATGTTGCCCCCGACGCCAATGTAGACCTTGCGCTTGATTTGATCCGAGGCGTGCATGTCGTCGTCGGTGTATCGATTTGGTGTGGACAAGCAAGAATAAAGAGACGTATTTTTCCTGCGGTTGTCGCGGTGTGGCAATGTTGGTGCGGTCAACAGGGCATCTCGGTCAGATTGCGGCGTCAACGCGAGTCACAAGCGACCTCACAGAAGAAGAAGAAGTAAAAAAACTGTGGGCTTGAGATCGTTCAGAGCGACGCGACGAGGCGCTCACCCAAAGACCCAGAGGAAAAAAAAGAGCGAGAAACAGGCACAACAGCACTTTTTTTCTTGGTGTTTTTTATTGCCTTTTTCCGACCGGTCTTTTTCGTACCCGACCAGACACGGGCCAACTCGGCCCGTTCGGCATGTGTCACTCATGTGCGCTTTGAGAAACTAAAAACCCTACACGGAGCGGGCACGCCAACCGACCGATTCTTGGGCCTGCAAAAAAAGAACGAGACGGCGAGACTGCGAGCCTTTTTTCCTATTGGCGAATAGGTGCTGTTATGCCCGGCCTACATTATTTTCCTTTTATACTCAACTTGAAAAAGAAGAGGAACACTCGGGCACGCTGGCGACGCAGGCTCGGCGGGATTTTATCACAGTGACAAACAGCGTGCATCTTTCTTTTTTTTCTGTATTTGTCTTTCCAAATGTTTTTTTGTTTTGAGTGGCCACGCCAAAAGGGCGCGAAAAGTCAACCTCGGGCCGGGTGGACTGCACCAACGAAAGAGGGCGGCGCCTTTTGCAAAGCCTCTTTGGGTCGTCTGCCCACATTGTACTTCATACAGCGCATCTGGGAGCGAGTTGATTTTTTCACAATTTTTGAATTTTTAAAAATGAAAAAAGGCATGCAATACGATCGCGATCGCGCACACATTTTTTGCGCTTGGCACAATGTTGGGGCCACTTATTCTGCAGGCGCTGCGGGTCGGCCCAACGCCCAAATCGCAAAAAAATTGCGCTGCGATGTGAGAGCATTCTTTTTTGCGTCTGTTGCCTTTGGCGCTCCATTCACGTCATTGGCCAAAGTAATCGTCTTCTGGCCTTTTGTCCAATAGCGACAACAAAAAAGAAAAAAGGCGTCCTCTTTGCAACGGCACGGAATGATGTATGTCACAACCAAGAAAATGCGCGCGGACGCGACAAAGGGTGCCATGGGCATCGCCGACATGCCCGACGAAATTGTCTTTATGATCCTCGGGTGTATGATGAATTTGCGTGATGTGATCATCAGTTGCATCGCCCTGTGCCGTTCGCCTACTGCCTTGATGCTATCGAGGGCCATGTCGAGGCCCATACCTTTTCTAGAGCGAGGCGCGCCTATCGAGTTTGTGCGCGCGCTCGCTCGGACCCATGGATCGATCGTGCCGGCGTCGTGGTTAAATGCGGCGGTCTTGGGTGGACGCAAAGATGTCATTGCATGGCTTCATGACGTTGCCGATATCGATAGAATGCACGACGTCGACATTGACACATGGCCGACTCTACCGCAGGCACGCCGGAAGCAGTTTCGCAAGCAGGCTTGGCGCCTTTTGAAAATGGCCGCCAGTAGAGGCCACGCGGACGCACTCGAATGGCTACTCGATTTTTACGACGCGCCACGCTTTGCTGCCAAGCCCGTGATTGATCACTACACTGTTGGATGCCTCTGTGAGTGGGCCGCAACCTCTTCCAGCAGCGCTGTTGTGGAGATCATCGATATGCTCCACTGTCGCCTCGACGGCAAAGAGCAATGCCGGTGCCCTCAAAGGGTCGCCCATGCTGCTGTGCGCGCGGACCGTGTCGATGTCATCGAGTGGATGTATGTAAAGGGTTGCGCGGCGCGACCAGACCCCACCCAGTCATGCCAGATGCGCAACATGGTCCACATGGCCATTGACGCCAAGGCACACTCTGTGATCCGATGGCTCAGCGATCGCACGTCGCGCGCTCCCATTATTGAACGCCTGTTGTGCGAAATCCTCATGCCACACACGTCGCAATCCCGAGACGAAGCCATTGATATGGTCAAGCGCTCTGGTCTATCATGGTCTTGCCTCGTGTGGTTTTGGCCGTGCCTGACTGACATTGCCGCCGCCGTCCACGGTAACCCTCACGGCCATCCGTTTGTCCGTGCGGTTCTCTTTTCCCTGGCATATGTCTTGGTTTCGGCGCGCATCATCTTGGTGGGTTTGCTCCTTTTCAGTGTCCCCGCGGTGGGTGTGTGGATACAAAACATGGTGCTCGGTGTGTGACTCTCTCTCTCTCTCTCTCTCTCTCTCTCTCTCTCTCTCTCTCTCTCTCTCTCTCTCTCTCTCTATCGGTTCCTTTCCAGACCACAAAGAAAGACACCAACAACAATAAAAAAAAGTCAACCGCACACAATGATTGGTTTTCCTTTATTGATTATGAAAAAAAAAGAGAAAATAAAATATGCGCGGCATCGAGTACGCCATGGGACATGCTAGTGTCTTTTTCCCCGCCTTTTTGAGCGATGGCGCATGTCGCTCCCCCCCCCTTTCCCCTACAGCCAAATCCCTTTTGCAATCGTTGGTTTTTTATTCTGACAAAGGCATCCCTGTGGTGCTTTTTTTCGGGAATAAAATCAAACAGGCAACACCAATAGGCCGAGGCGACCTTGTTTGTGTCGGTTGCCAATGGCGCCCGATTCTTTTTTTTTGAAACCTGTCGAACGATTCATTTTTTGAGCGCGCCGCGCGAGCGCGCATCTTTGGTGGCCTTTTTTTTCTCGTCTACGATGAGGTCCGGCCGATCGATTGCCTTTTTCCAGTCTCTTGCATCGCACGCACATCTCGCCTTCTTTCTACATATCCCGCGTCGCCCGATTATCGAGATTGTGCATACGACAACTACCACCGCTATCATCATCACAGCCACTGTCATTTTGTTGTCAGCAACAAATATTGTCGTAGACCGTCACGAAAAAACCACCACAAGACGACTACAAAGGAAATCGATTCTCTTTGAAGAAAATCGATCGTGCACGACAATAAAACAATCAGTATAGTCTTTCAACGGCGACGATGGAACCTGCACCTGGCCAAACCGACGCTGCGCCGCCGTTGCGCGTCGGCGACAGACATCTGGCATCAGAGCCGTTGATCGCCACGGGTCCGGCCGCAGCTGCGTTGTGCGAGTTGCGGGGCCTTTCCGATACGACCACACAGCCGACGGTGTTGCGCTACGGCGAGAACCCGCATCAGCGCGCAGTCTTTGTCGGTGACATGTCGAATGTCGTTTCGGTCGTGGCCATCAATCCGGCCAAACCGCGGATCTCTTACAACAACCTGCTCGACGTCGACGCCGCCGTGGCCCTCATGGCCGATTTCCTCACGGACGGCCCCACGGCGGCCGTGCTCAAACACGGCATCCCGTGTGCCTTGGCCACGGCCGATAGTCTGGCCGCCGCATGGGAACGCGCCATCGCCGTCGACACCCTGTCGCCTTTTGGCGGCGTGGCCATTTTCAACGCGCCGCTGGACGCTGCTACGGCCGCTCTTGTCGGCGGACTCTACCTGGACGTTGTGTTGGCACCGGGCTACGAGCCGGGCGTCGTCGACATGTTGCCGCGCAAGACGCTCTTGTGCGTCAACACGTGGGACCTGGCACCGATCACTGTGCGTGGCGCCCTCGGTGGCCTCTTGGTGCACGACCGCGATACGACCCGCTGCGAAGCCCGCGATGCCGATGGCAACGTCGCGCCTACCGCGCGCCAATGGAAGGTGGTCACGACTACCGAGCCCGACCTCAGTCAGACCATCGACCTCTTGTACGCCGAACGCGCGTGCAAGCACGTCAAATCCAACGCCGTCGTCCTCGTCAAAGATCGTCGACTGATCGCGGCCGGCGCTGCGCAACCCTGCCGTGTGGGCGCCGTCGAGGTGGCTCTCTTGCGAGCACGCACCTATCCGCGGCCGGCACTCGATCTGTCGGGCATGGTCATGGCCAGCGACGCCTACTTTCCCTTTCCCGACGGCCCGACCAAGGCCATTGAAGGCGGCGTCGTTGCCATCGTGCAGCCGGGCAGGTCACGCGGCGGCGACAAGCCCGCCATTGATGTGTGCAACGCCGCCGGCGTCGCCATGGTCTTTACCAACACGCGCCATTTCCGTCACTAGGCGCTCTCCTTCTTTTTTTATTTTTTTTTGTCGTCGCCATGTGGCGCATCTTGCGTGACCTTTTTGTCGCGTCGCCGGGGCGACTCGGATACGCATTGCAAAGAAAAATTAAAAAAAAGTTGTAGACAACCGGAAAACCTCGAAACCTGTCTATCTACAAAGATGCTTGTTGCCTCGCTAGAGTGCCTCGATCGGCGTCGCCAGTCAATCTCTCTTTTTTTCCCATTGGAGACGGGACTGTCTGTTTTTGTGGCCGCACTGCCACCAGAGCGCAAGGGACAACCAAAAAGACACGCTAAAGACTTGTTCAAAAAAAAAGGCGTGCATAGAATGGGGCGAAAAAGCACAACTTTTTTTTTTCGCGTCGGCAGCCAACACAGAACCCAGCCAGAGGTGGTGGCTCCTAGGTGGAGCGCCAAAAGAGCGTGGGCGGTTGAGGTGGACCGTGCGCCTTGCGTTGCGTCGCTTTTTTCGCGGCCCCGTAGCGGCGCCGCTGCGGGGCCTCTCGGCGCAATCGAAAGTGATGACGGACGCGATCGGCATCTTCTCCGATCCCCAAAAACATATAGAGGTCGTCAATGTGTTTGACGGCACAAAACAAGACGACGGACCCGAGCGCATCACGGGCCTTGCTGAAAAAGGCGCTCCCCCATAGTCCGCGGCCGTGAGGCGCCTCAAAGAGGCGCGTCCACACCCGCCGCACTTGCGCGCCCGCATAGACGGCCGTGTCGCCCTCTGCCGAGGTCATCACATAAAGTTCCATGACCTTGCCAGTGTCGACATCGGCTTTGTCCGCGCCAATACGCCATAATGTCCGCGCCATACTGCACGGTCTATTGCGCTCCATATGGCGCGCGACGGCGTCGTCCGCGTCAAACATGACTTGTGCCTGTGGCGCGTCAGCGAGGAGCCGGCGTTTGATTTCCGATGCCAAGGCGGTGGCACGTGACCCGCGAGTTTTAGACCATTTTTTTGCCACGACACAAAGCGATCAAGGCATCGATGAGGAGGGTCGCACAGGCGACACCGGCCACAGAGATGGAAAGCGCCGCGACAAGGGCCAAGAGTAACCCGACAATCACGACAGCGGGCAATGACAGACTGTTCTGTGAGACCGATGCCATGGTCAGCGCAGGAAATGGCGTGACCTGTTCCGCGCCCGAATGGTCGTTGTAGTCACCGCACCCGCAAGAGTTGGGAAAGTCACAATGGTAGGGTCGACATGCCAGAGGATGCAACATTATCAAAGCCGGCTTGCTCGTTGCCTCTGTGTGTGCCCTTTGGCTTGTCTCTGTTTTTCTTTTTTTTTCTTTTGATGGGTTTGGTTCAGCGCGGCAAAGGGATCGTCCAGCCGACTATATGCGAGAGGTTGTCGATGAAATGGCAAAGGGCACGCATTGGACAAACCACAGCCCACGCCGACACCGTAATACGCCATGAACTAAAAACCCTGTCGTCGACCAATGGCCTGTCTTGTATTTTTTTCCCAAGACGCATATCAACATGCCAGCCGGCTGCACGATGTCGGCAAGGCCCTTTTTTCTCTTCTGGCTGCAAAAAAAAGGCATGCGCCGACCGAGCCAAAAAAAGCACTGGCACATAAAAGGCACGGCAGAAGAAAAGACCAAAGAGAGAAAAAAAAGAGGTATGCTGTGGATGTCCAAGGGACGGCGCGGCTCACGATGATAAAAAATGGGAGAGAGAAAAAAAAAGAGGCACCACATGCGCCCGCTCTGTAGAAAAATTGTCTGTCTCTCTTAGAAAAAGAGAGGGCAATCTTCTTGAACAACAACGAGGCTTTGTGCAGAGGCCGGAAAAAAAGAGAGCGCACACACAACACACAGATGCGGCTTATGCACACCTCACACACGCACGCTGATTTTAGCCGCCTGGCATCTCTCGCTGCCATGCTAATGTGCGCATTTGTGGCGTGCACACTGGCGGGCGGCCAGTCGGCGCCACAGGGTGACGCCCCACGCGCACACGACGATACACATACGGCACAAATCTCTGCAATCGTAGGCCATGAGATGCCGCACGATGCTATTGACGACGGCCACTTGGGAAGCGTCTCTTTGGTTGACCTCTCGCCACTGGACCCGACCGACGGCCCTTGCGAATCCATCGTTGATGATGAGGCCTGCTACCGACGCTGCGGTTGCGAGTGGTGCGGACCGGGCCGTGGTCACGGATGTCATTCGATACCACCGGCGTCGGCTGCCAACGCGACGGGACCGTGCGCCGACGGCAAGTCGGGCCGTCGAGACGCGTTTTGGTCGTGCCACCGCGAGGCCGTGGCGTGGATCGCCGGGGGCATCGTGGGCGCCATGGCGATGGCCTTTTTCGTCGGCGTCGCCCTCTGTTGGTGTCATCGGAAAAGAGTTGCAACCCGTTGCTGCACCGGCTGCTGCGGCGTGGGTGATCGCAGTCGCCGTCGCGCCTGCATCAACAACGACGATGGCGCCGGCGGTGACGTGTGGCTCGGCGGATATGTCTCGATGCCGCGCTACGTCAACCCATGATGCGATCGCAGCCTTGGCGATCCTTTTGCTTTTTCTTGTTTTCTTGTTTCTTTTTTTTTGCCGTCTCCTTTGGCACGCCGGCTCGCACTGCAGGTGTTAAAAATAGGGAAAAGAAAGAGAGACAAAAGAAACAAGGAGGAACAAGATGCAATGATATTATAAAAAACTACCTTTTTTTTCTCCAGCGATGCCTTTTCCTTTTTCTCCCGCCAGACCGCCATGCCGCTCTCTCGCCTACTTTTTTTTCCCCAATCCCTTCGCGCCTGTTTTGGGTATTGTGTCACGACATGCAATAGGGGCCATTCATTGTCTGCGTGGCCTTTTCTTATGACCCCTGTTCGGTCGCCTTTTATTTTTGAAAGGGAACTTGGCGTGACACTTTTTTGTGGACCAATCCGAACCAACACACAAATATTGCCTACGCCGCCTGTTGTGTTTTTTTTCCTATACAAGACAACAAAGAAAGAAAGAATACCATGGCGACCAAAAGGGACCCATTGTCGGGGGTTTCCACATTTTCCTTTGGGTCTCGTCTCTCTCGGCAACCACCACACAGACGGGTACGTGCCCTGTTTGCCCTTTTTTCTTTCTTTCTTCCCCCAAGAAAAGACGCGATTAAAAGTTGATTGGCCGCGGTCAAAAGGAAAGGGGAAAAAAAAGAGGCAAAGCCTACAAAATCAGGTCGTGGAGAGCGAGCGAGACCGGAAAGGAGGATGCAGCCGACGACCCATAAAAGGCCCCATACGGTCAAAGCAAATGACGAGGCAACCAAAGCGGGCCGACAAAAGCGTCGGCGCAACGAGCCAACCCAATATGAGGACATTGCCTTGCATTCGTCTTGCGACGCCCTGGCCGTCTTGCCCGACGAAATGGTGGCCCACATTTTTCGGCATGTGCCCTGCCTCGATCGAGTCGCGCGCGTCCGCCTTGCCGCACGGCGCTACGCGGCCATTGCGAATGACGATGCTGCCCTGGGCCACACGCTGTGTATAGGATCTGCTCCTCCAACCGAAAACGACCGTATGATCGATCGTGCTGCCGCAGCAGGTCATGTCGCTTGTGTCGGGCGCGCAATCGCCAAAGGCCAACACCCGTTGGCGCGCACCTTTTGCGCGGCCGCGACTGGCGGTCATCTGACAGTGCTCAAGATGCTCGCACGCCAGCCGGCCTTGCCCCCACCGGCGCCCATGGTGGCATTGATCGGTGCGCCCGCATGGGACGAGGGCGCGTGCAGCGCGGCGGCATCCTCGGGCCATCTCGACTGTTTGGCCTTTCTCCACGACAATGGGTGCCCGTGGGATGCGTGGACGCTCGTGGCGGCCGATTGCAATGGCCATGTCGACTGTGGCGACTATGCACGGGCACATGGTTGTCCCGAGGAACCGCCTCGAATCCGCAACGCACGCGACGTCGCCCGGTGCACTCATGAGCATCGTCTTCTCGGAAGCGATTGGCATCCGCCCGTGGACCCACTTTCGGATCCGGATCACGTGGGCGGCATCTTTTACGAATATCAACACGGCCTAGCCAGCGACGCGGGTCTCTGCTCGCAGGCGGCGCGCCGCGGCCACATGTCCTTTTTGGTCTATGCCAAGGCGTGCGGGATGCATTGGGGCGCATCCGCATGCGTCGCGGCCGCGGTCGAAGGGCGGCTCGACTGTTTGCGTTATCTGCACGAACAAGGGTGCCCGTGGGACACGCACACAGTGCGCGCGGGTATCATCTCACGTTGCCGGGCCACCTTTGCCTACCTGCGCGATCACGGTTGTCCCGCCGACAACGGGACCCTCGTGCAAGAACTTTCAGAGTCAGACGCACGCCTCGACGTGGTGACCGATCTGTGTGAGCGTATGGGTTGTTTGGTGACTGATGAGACCATGTGCGCGGCCGTCTCGGCCGGTCGCGCAGACCTCCTCGCCTATCTCCACCAAAGAGGCGGGCGACTCAAGGCCGAATACCGAGAAAAGGCCATCATAGATGCAAACAGCGTCGATTGTTTGCGCTACATCTGCGAAAACGGCCACCCGCCAGACGCCGGCGTCCTCTGTGCCGCGGCGGCCTATGGCACCATCGAATGTGTGCGCTATCTGTTTGAAATCGATTGTCCGTGGCACCCTGATGCGCTCTTTTTCGCCCAGATCCGAGGCGATCGCGAGACGGCCGACTATCTCAAAGCGCACAAGCCGCGCTCTTGAATAGCGATATCATGTGACAGCGCGCCCGTCTTTGTTTTCACTTTTTAGTTTTAGGTCTTTTTAAGGGACTGAAATAAAGAAAACCACGTAATAAAAAAACATAAAAACATTGCGAGAGCAGACACCTGTGCGGCATATGGCCACGCCTTTTTTTTTCTAATGGCGTCTGGCGGGTTTGCAAAATCACAGGGCGCGTCTGCATGTGCGCATGATTGCCTCGACCAAAGCGGCCAAGTCGGCGTGCGATTGTCTCGACTCATTTTTTTTTGGTGTGATACGGCCCTAAAATGCGCATCGGTTTTATAAATTTGCAGATGTTTTTTGTTGTTTCCACGCCACTGTCGCACTTTGCGGCCCCGGCGTCCGTCTCTTGCCCCTGTGGCGGCCTTTCCTTTTTTTTTCCTCCATGCTGCCGCGCCCTCTTTCTTTTTTTTTTTGGAAGGGGACTGTCTCACGGCAACGTGGGTCTGAACTTTCTTTGCGCAGAAAAATTGGGGCCTAGAGCCGTCATGCGCCATGTGGGCAAGAGATTTGGGGAAGGGGGCCAAGGAGGCGCACGGGCCAGCGCCCACGATAGCGACAACCTTTTCGTCCTCTCCTTTTTTTAGAAAAACCAATATTCGCCTGCCTTTTCTCCTGCGCGACAGGCGCTGAGTCGTCGCCGTCGAAACCTCCCCCGTGTGTGTGTGTGTGGTGCCGTAGATGCACTATTCTGATCCACACAAGAATAATAAGGGAAAAAAAAGAAAAGACACCAACGCCGCGCGACCAACCAAAACATCTGAAAAGGGCGCAAGATCCCATTTTTTAAAAAAAAAAGAGAAAAAGTCAAGAGACCTAGTGATTTCTTTTGTCCAAAGGAGATGGACTGGTATCCCGCGGGCGCCGCCGCAGGCGCCAAGAGGCGCATGGAGCAGGCGCGGCCCGATGTCGCAGCGGCAGTAGGTCTGTGCGTGGAAGGCGACGATGCATTGTCCGAGAGACAACGCCAGAGGCTCAATGACATTGCCGCACGCTTGGGTGTGACCCCCTCGCCGAGTGGCACGTGCAAAGCGTTGGCGGCGGCCTTGGGCGACGAGTGGAACGCCGCGTCCGAGTCGGCCGATGTTTTTGCAGCCGAGGAAGCGCGTATCGCCGCCGGCCGTAATCCGCCGCGCACACCTTTGGCCCTCGATTCGCGACTCGGGTGGGCTGATCTGCCGCCCGAAATGCGTGCCGAGGTGGCGCGCGTTCTGACGGATGTCGATCCGCGCGCGGCTGTGGCCCTCTATGCGAGCGACCCCGAGAACGCTCGGGCATTTGACGCTGCCGCCGCCCACCCGATCTGGGTGCTGGACGAGTATGGCCAGATGGTCGAGGGCCGGATACCGCTGGCCGACTATGCACGCGCGGCTGCGGCCTTTGGCGTCACCAACCCCATAGACCTCTTTTTGGCTGGAGCCACGTGTACTCTGCAGGCCTTTGTCAACTGGTACATCGCCAACGCGCCTGCTGGCACGTTTCCAAGGGCTCGAAATGTTGCCGAGCGTCTGGAAGCCGCAAACGCGCCTGCCTTTGAGGGCGGTGTCGATTTTGTCACGGTCCTGTCTCGTGGTATCGACTCGGATCAGTTGGAACAGATGGACGTGAGCGTGCTCGGCGACGCCGTACGCGGCACCACGGCCCAACGACAACAGCTGAGCCTAGGTCGACTGCGTACGCTCGTGGGCGGTCCCTTGGGCGAGAACCTGTCCGAGGTTGCTCGCCAATGGTACCAGTTTATCGCCGCGCCACCGGCATTGGCCATAAACGCCATGACGCCTCTCGCCGTCCGTGCCGGTGTCTTGTTGGGCGGCCGCGCGCCGTCGCCCTTTGGCATCTCGCGCGTGGCCCCGATGCAAGACGTGGCCCTCTTACTGGGCGACTGGAGTGAGGCCGACCTACCCGGCGACTTTGTGCGCCTTCGCCGTGTGTTTGACGTGCAGTATAACACTGTTGGACCCGATAGGATTGCGCGGTGGTTGGGCATAGAAGAAGATGACGACCTGCGGGCTGTGTTGACCGATTGGATCTGGTCGATCCAGTGGGACGCGCGTGCCAACGCGCTCAAAACGCTGCGCGACGCGATCAGCGACGACTGGGATGTGCAAGAGGCCATTGTGGACGATATCAAAGAGGCCATCGCTCCCTATAGAAGAGCAGTCGGCGCGTGTGCTGCCGTCACGTCGCGCTACCCACAACTGATTCCATCTTTTTCACGCCTCTTTTCCGGGAGCCGCATTGTGCTTGAGCCTGGTTATGGCGGCATCGTCACCGTGTTCTTGGACCTCGATTCCGATGCTTTGGATCAACTGCTCGGCGTGGAGGGCTACTGAACCCATAAAGTTTGCGACTTTGCGTGTACCCCTTTTTTTCCCTTTTTGTGTGCGTCCGCCTACGCGCGCAACGAGGTCGCTCTTTTTTCCCCTCTTTTTTTGTTGTCGCCAATTTCAAGAAAAAAAAGAGGGAAAAAAAGAGAAACAAGACGCAAAGACAAAGAAAAAAAGGCCTGCGCAGATTTCTTTGGGGGGCGCTTCCTTTTGCGTGTGTGTGCGTGTGTGTTTGTTTCTGTCTTTTTCATCCGAGGCCGGCAGCCAGAAGAGCATCTGCCGACACCATAAAGTGATTGGCGACCGCCTTTTTCCTCTTTTTTTTCCTTGGGGCTATTTCTCTTGTATCTTTTCACTTTACCTGCGGTTGTGCCGCCGAGAGGCCGCCGTCCTACGCGCACAGACCAACAACCTATCAGCGCGCCTTCATGGCGACCCAAAAAGGCAAAAAGCCAACACCCCATATCATTTTGCCCCCTCGAAAAAAAAGAGAAACGAAAAAAGATAGGTGCCAGGGGGAAACAAAGGGTATGGAAGAGTCGCTTTGGATGCGCGGCGCCAAGCGGCGCATAGAGTCGGTGCGTCCCGATGTGGCAGCGGCCGTAGGATTGTGTGCTCATAATGACGACGACGGCGGCACCAATGCGCTGTCTCAAAGGCAACGCCAGAGGCTCGATGACATTGCCGTGCGTCTCGGCGTGGTCCCGTCACCGCAAGGCACATGCGCGGCGTTGGCGGCCGCCTTGGGCGACGAATGGAGAAGCGCGTCTCAATCGGCCGACATCTTTGCCGCCGAGGAGGCGCGTGCGATGGGTCCTCTGTCTGTCGGGCCAACGCAGGCGCTTTTGTCGGGAATCGCCTGGAGCGACCTACCGCCCGAGATGCAGGTCCCCATCGTGCGCGATCTGGTCGAGCGCGACCCGCGCTCGGCCGTCGCCCTTTACGCCACGGGTCTTGCCGGAGCACAGCCGTTTATTGGTGAGACTCATGTGGCCCTTGCAGTCGACGACACGGGGGCGCTCAACCAAGTCGACGTGCCGCTTATTGAATACGCACGCCTGGCGGCGGCCTTTGGCGAGACCGACCCGCTCGACCTCTTTCTCGCCTCGGCCACGTGCTCGCTCAAGGCCTTGGCCAGCTGGTACGCGTCGTCTGACATCCGACCCGACGCCAAGCCCGCACCCGACGCACAGTCTATTATGCGCGCGCCCACTGCCACAACGAGCGCATATATGTCTGCGCTGGGCGAGGGCATCACCAATGAGGCCCTGGACGACATCCCGCTCCAGCAACTCACATGGGCGGTGGACCGCCTTCTGGCGAGTCACACGATGCGCGAGGCGCGTTCGATCCTCACCGGTCCGCTACCTGGCGATGCGGCCAGTATCGCGCGCCAGTGGTACGGGTTTGTGACTGTGCCTTCGACCCCGGCCGGTCGGTCCTACGTGCCCACGGACAGGATTGGCGTGCGGTCCGACGTGCTGCGCGTGCGGCCGTCGGTCGTGCCTCAGACCCTCGCCGTCACCGCTCGCGGGCGCGGCATCCCGCTCGGCATGTTCCCAGAGCCATTTAATGCCGACGCATTTCGAGAAATGCGTCTCGTGGGCGCCGTGCCGCCCGATCAAGTGCGTGCATGGTTCTCGCCCTATCTCACAGATCAACCGCGAGAATTGAAAGCGCTTGACGCCTGGCTCGGCGGACCGCGCGCCATGAGAGGTGCCGCCAGCACTGGACTAGTCGACACGTTGCGGGATCGCACGGCCCAGGACCCGTGGCCGCTCACCAACGTGGTCGACACGATCGCAGAGATCGTACAAGACCATGTGCCGACATCCGGGGGTTGCGCGGCCTATCTCCCGTCGGCGTTGGTGCCGGGCTTTGCGTGGCTGTTTACGCCGAGCCGCGGGTGGCTCGTGCGCTACAAGGGCCAATTTTGGCTGTTTTTCCAACCTCGATCGACGGCCATCGAGCAGGCACTGGCGATGGCCGCCAACCGCGATTCACGACCATGAGGATCTCACATCCACTCCCGTCGCCAAGGTTCAAAAAAATGCCCTTTTCCCTCTTGTCTTTTTTTTCTTTTTTGGCCATTGCCAACGCCGTCGGCGACCACCCCCGTCCCTAAAAACCGGCACGCGAAAAAAAATGGATTGCCCCGCAGGCTTTCTCGTTGAGGTCATTTGCTCCAACAAATAAATTCGGCATTGCCTTTTGCCGCCTCCTTTTTGCTTACGTGCGCGCTCTCTTTGTCAAATCTCAAGTTTCTTTTTTCACCAACGCATTGGGCACCTGGGCGAGTGAGTAAGCGAATATGGTTGTTTGGACTGGCGCGATCGCACCGCCTATAGTTGGTGAACTCTCAAAAGGGGCAAAAGAAAGTCATAAAAAATTCAATGTGCTGTCCCAAAAGTTTCTACAGCCTGTTGTTTCGTCTGCTTGGAAATTCATAAAAATGCCGACAGCAGACATGTCTCACTCCCCATATGCCTACAATTTTTTGGCGGACAAAACAGCAGGCTGTCGACACTTTTTGGGACAACACGTTGACTTTTTTATGACTTTCTTTTGCCCCTTTTGAGAGTTCACCGACTGTAATAGGTCGCACCCTGTATAAAGTCTCGGCACACCAGTAGACATTCGCCCTCGTCGGTCTGCCTTGGTCTGCATCGAGCGACAGCAAGAAAAACAAATGCGGGCACCACTTGGCCATGGGCAAGGAGTTGTTGGTCAATTCTTTGGCACATCCGTTTGGACGATGATTCCTCAAGAAAAAAGATGGTAGTTTGCATGTTTTTTTAAATTGTCCTTGTTGGTTCTGGTGGTTTTGCGTGCCCGCGCATCCTTTTTTTTCTTTCGACTAGACAAAACCGGCAGAGCGAATGCGGTCCAAGATGGCCTTGTCATCAACAGGTTGGCCATCAGGGTGGCCGCTGTCGACCACCGAGCAGTCGTAAAAGACACAGTCGCCGACAAAGGCGCCGAAAAAGGCTGTATCTCGGAATCGGCATCTGACAAAAGCGCATGCGGTCAACGTGGCACCGGCAAAAGACGCCCCGTCAAACTGCTGGCCGAAAAAGTAGACCGACACCAGCGTCGACCCCATAAAGGAGGGTGCCTTGAGGTCCGTATTGATGACGCCATGCGAAAACAGGTACGCCACCGGTGCCATATCTCTGTCGGGCGCTTCAAAGGGTTGCACGGTCGGGTCGACTGGTGGATTGGCCGGCGCACCGAGCCGCCACGACCCGCGTGGCTCCCACAGCGAATGCCTCCATTCAACGTGCGTCAGCGCGAGGCCATCGAACCCGACAACCATAATGTCATCGGAGCAATCGGGCACGTTGAGGGTGTCCATGTTTGACGCCATCAGCGACCACGGGTCGGTTATGGCCGCGCGCCTCTGATGGAGGGCACCCGTGACCGAGGCCGCAACAGCACGCACGTGCTCTTTGATCAGCCTGCACGATTTTGGATAGCGCACGGCAGCGTCGCGCACGGCCCAACCGAGCAGGTCCGGCGGCGCGCACGCCATCCATGCGCACCAAGGCAGACGCCAGTCGCGGCCGACGCATAGGTTATCGCCCGTTTGGGGATCAGTTGCGCGATGGGGTCCGGCAAACAAAAACCACGTATCGAGTCGATCGCGCGCGTAAAGACGTCCGCTCGGCAGAAAATCACAGTCGGCAGCCGGGACAACGGTGCCCGACAGAAAGCAACGTACCCATGCGCCTCGTCCGTTGTGAGGCTTGGTGCATTGTGCGCCACCGCATGTCGCCGGTGCTTCTTCTCCTTCTTCTTGTTGGGGTGGCCCGAGGTCGACAGTGGTCAGCAAGCGGCCAAAGGGCAAGCCCAAACCGAGGACGGCCCGAGGACGATCGTCCTCGGATGGGCACCACTCTAGCGAGACCCCGGCCTGCTCGGCAGCGTCCGAGAGGGATGCCCTACATTTGGCCGCAACGTCGGCGTCGACCAAACACTGGGACGACGCCAAATAGGCCGCCCACAAGCGTGCATCGGTCGAGCACGGATCGGCCGGGAGTGCAGCCAAGGGCGAGCGCCTGGTATCGGGCGACTTGGTCCACGCGTGGCCCCAGATACGACGGCCCGCGAGCCGCGGGTTGTCATCACAGACGTCGCCCACGGCGGCCAGGATCATGTACGCAGGTCCGCCAATAATGACGTCACCTGATGCCGGCTGTGTAATGCGTACTGCGTCTTTGGCGTCTGTGCGAACGTATGCGCGTCCCGCGTCGATTGTGTCGGTGCGCCAGGTGCTGTCGCCAAGGTCCGAATAAATAGTGCGCGTCGTGACGACCGCGGCCCTGCCTCCCACCTGCAGAGGCCTGCGTGTAATTGCATAGACAGAGGTCGTATTTATAGACTCGAATACGCTCTCGTGGACGGTGCCGTCGGGGTCGCGCATTATGCCCGACCCCTTGTACTTGCCGTCAGAGCACTGGCCCGCAAAAGTCTTGTTGTCGGTCGTGACGCCTGTTGCGACGCAGCGCCCGCACCGCGACCCGCGCAACCATTCTCCAGCGAGGCACTCGTTGTTTTTCGGCCATCTATAGGTGCCGAATCCATCGCGCAATCCATCGACAAAAGACCCGACATAGCGATCCCCGTCGATATGGTGCAACTCGCCTTGGCCGCACGCACCCAAGGCCGAATACCGATCCGCACGAAACCATAGGCCCGTGTGATAAACAAGGCGAGCGGGTCCGACGAATGATCCAGCGCGCCATATGCCCTCTTTGAGGCACACGTTCTCATCCACCTTGCCCAACACCTTTTTGGTGTTGGCCGTTGCCTTGGGCACAAAGGTGGCACTTGCGTAGCCGTCTAGTACAAGGCGCGTCGTGGTGCTTGCATCGTCAAAGGCGACCGTCCACTCGCCGCTCTCGCACGTCGACCCATCAGGAGACGAAACAACATGGATGTAGCGCCCGTTGCATAGATACAATGGGCGCTTGCGTTGCCGCGCGATCGCGAGCATATAGAACCACCGAAAGCCACGGCCATAGAGTGCGGCGTCGGTGTGCTCTTGGGCGAGGCCGACGGTCCCAAAGTCGCGCCTGTACAAGTGTGCCCATAGGCGATCGCATCGGGCCAGGTTTTGCGTTGACGCACACACGCCCTCGAAACAGGCCACGTCGCGCACGGACAAGAGTTCCATGGTCCGCGCGAGCAATTCGATGGGCATGTCCAACAGCTGCATCACGCGGTCGCCCGCCAAAGGCTGACATGCCATGTTTTTACGTCGCTGTCTGCCAATGTATCTATCTTTTTTTGTTGGGGAAAAAAGGACGAGTGCCTTGTTGCAACAAAATCACCCGTGTGATCGCACGAGAATGTTTTTCGTCAGTTTATGTGCATGCACGCTATTGGTGGGCGCCGTTTCATGGCCAAGGCCGTCGTGTTGATACACGCCGACGGCGAGGCATGTTCCGATGCCAGGCCTGCGGGCGTGCTGTGAAACACAAGTGCATGTCTCGACCTCTGCTCGATACCTTTTCGCGCGCATTGGTGGTCCGCCTTGTTATGAGAACCTTTTCATCACTAAATGTATTTCTCCGCGACCACCACACTCTTGCTCAACGGACCGAGTGATACCGCCCGGCGCTTTACGATCAAGCGTGGGAGTCGTCGGCGATATGGGGCGCACCGCCTTGATCCCATAGTGTGGGATCTTCAGGATCGAGCAATTCCCACGATTGCCGTAGCGTCATCAGGTCATCGTAAAGTCCTTTATAGTCATCGTCAGTCGGGCCTGGTAGGCTGCTTGATTGGATATGACCTTTGTCTGGCCCTCTAGTGTCGTCGGGCTTGTGCTGCATGGTCACTGGCGACTGAGAGAATGAAGGACCAAAGGGCAAAAAAATTGTCGGGCCTTTGATCAATGCCGTAGACTGAGTCGTTCCTGCGTTGCTGGTGGCCGCTTGTCCTTTTTTTTCCCATTGCGGGACAGAAAACGGTCTGTCCTTTGGTAAGTCTGTGCCGGCGTCGCGCGCGTGCCCAAAAAAAGATGGGCCACGCAAGAGCGCAGGCAACAAAAATTGGGGGGGGGGGTGCTGTTTTCGTGAGACGACCAAAGCGTACACGTCTTTTGGACTTCTAATGGCTGCGGGCCGCAACTCGGCGCCTGCTGCAGAGAAGTCCCCCTCTTTGGAACCAGCGCCGCCAAAGGTAACCTACACGCACGACAACCACGTCGACAAGAGGGACGACGAGAGCGCACGCAACGAGCCAGTTGTCGCACAAAAAAAAAGACGAAAAAAAGAGACTCGCACACGGGGAGGAAAGAGACAGGCTCGTCGGCGACCGTCAGCATCTCTCGTAAATACGCACCAAACAACGACGACGACAGAGAAAAGGACTTTTGGAAAAAAAAAAGAGAAAGGACCAACAGAAGAAAAAAGAAAAGGGGAACCACAGTGGAAAAAATATGAGTGCCCCGCCGACTGGATCACCATACGTGCTGCCTCTATCTGCGCCAGAGTACGCATGCCCTTTTGTCGACACGTCATCGGGCACCGCCTTTGACCTCGCCGATCCATGGCTGTGGGACGGATTCGCACAGTTTGTCGGGTTGAACGGCGCACACGACGGCGGCCGCCAACAGCCACGACCGCGCACGATCGCCCCGCATGCCACGCGGTCACAGCGGCGCCGTCTTCCTTGACTCTTTGCGTGCACGCTGCGCGCCCTGTAAAAAAAAGTGACAGCGAAAAACCTATGACGAAAAGAAACATAATGATTTTTTTTTGAAAAAAAAGGGATGCAACGACGACAACAGCGAGACCGCCTGCGCAAAAGAAGGCTAAAAAAAGGAGGCCGACGCTGTCCGAGTTTGTCGCTCAGGCGCACCAAGATGCCGGCTCTTTTGGGATTTCTTTTTTTTCTTTGAGGATTCTCGTGCGACAGCAAGCGAAAAGGGAACAGATCGGATCCATGGTTTGGGCCATTTGCAGGCCGCCAGAAAATTGACCCACTCCAACATACAGACGTCCTTGTTGTTGCCACAAATGGCGATGGCGACTTTGAGAAAAAAAGAATCAGCATTTGCATGACCTTTATTTTTTCTTGAAAAAATGTTCGTGTGTTGCTTGTGATGGTGGCCCACGACATCCCCACACACGGAACTTGTTTCGGTTCGTCGTGAAATAAAAAAAAGCAAACATAAATAAAAAGACGGGGGAGAAAAAGGCGGCAAAAAACCCGACACAAGGAGAGGGCGCATCTAGGGACCTCTGAGTTTGGACGACAGCAAGAGACTGTAGCCCTCGCGCAGCCCGATGGTGGCGCCCCAGTGAGAGACGACGGTCTGCACGGCCTGGATGGCATGCGATGTGGTCGCATACACATAGACACTGCTGCCGCGCGCCAAGTCAGGTACGCTCGACTCAAACGCCTGGCTGCTGGCGCTGCCGCCGGCGCATGCGCGGCGCCATTCCGATTCGTAAAACGGCACGCGCTTGAGCGGGTTGGCGGCGCCCATCGCATAGTCGAGCGTAATCACCGAGGTGCGTGCATCGGGTGCCAGGCCTGCCGTGGTGAGTGCCATCCACAGCGTCGGGAGCACGCGCTGAGCGGGCGCCTCGTCCGTCGTCGGCATGCGGATCTCGGCCACAAAGCGGTAGAGATCGCGCGTGTCCATGCGCTCCAGCAGGGCGCCCGCCGACGCAAACACGGGTTCGCCCGATGCGGCGCGCCGTCTGATTTCCCCCAAGAGGTCGTCGGTGGCGGCGATAAAGGCGTCGGGATCATCGCGTTCGATGGCGGCAAAGAGTCCGAGACCGGGTTCGGCCTCGCGGAGGGCGTCGCCCACCATCAGCGCCACGGCCTTGCCCACCGGATGCGAGTACACCTGGCGGTGCATGTGGAGTCGCGTGCGAAACAGTTGGAGCAAGTTGTGGTATTCGCTCTCGCGAAAGCAAATCTCGCCACCCTCGATGCGGCTGTACTCGATGAGACGGTCCACGTCACAGTGGGCGTCGACACCCGTAGCATAGGCATCGCGCAACAGATAGTCAAACTTGTCGGCGTCGATGCTGTTGAGGCCGTTGTGCACCACGCGGTACAGAAAGGCGCGCCTCTCTTCGACCACGTGGCCGCGAATCATGGCCTCGACGCGTTCGACCTCGTCGGGCGTCAAGAGACCGACGCGTTCGTTGATGCGGCGCACAAGAGCGCACGACACCTCCTCATGATGCCAGGGCGTTTCGCGAGGCCTGTCGTTGACCAGGCGCTCAAAGGCATGGCTAAACGGACCGTGGCCGAGGTCGTGGCACAGTGCCGCCACCTGCACGAGAAAGATGTCGTCCTCGGTGATTGTGACAATGCGATCCTCTAGGCTGGCCATCTTGATCCGCGTGCGTGCCAGTCGCTCCGCATCGCTTCGCCTCGCCGATTGGGACAATGCGCCTCTGGACGGATCGGCAGCGGCAGCCGAGGCCATAGAGCACTCGATCGTCGCCGCTTTGAGCCGCAGGCCCGCGAGACGCCGGGCCACGAGGGTCTGCTGGCGCACAAAGTGTGCCATCCATCGCCCGGCTACGTGCGCCGTGCCGAGCGAGTGCTCAAAGCGCGTGTGCGTCGCGCCGTCATAGACCAACTGGAGCGAGCCGAGTTGCTTGATGCGACGCAGGCGTTGAAACTCGGGCGTGTCGATAAAGGCAAACAGTCCGATGGGCAGCGACATGAGCCCGTGCACGGCGTCCTTGACGGTCTTGCAACGACGCATGCGCCGCCATGGACTGTGGGCGGTCGCGGGCGCCAACGCGTGGTCGACGTCTCTGTCTGCCGGCGCAAAAGAGGTCGGCAGAGACACGTTGTTATCGTCGCCGTCGCTGATGTTGTTGTTGTCGATGTCGGTCATGGCCGTGTGTGTTGTGCCAATGGCGCGGGCAATCCAGACGGAAGAGCAAAAAAAAATCGAAAGAAAGAGAAAAAAGGAGGATGGGCGACAGGCGAGGAGGAAAAAAAAAAGAGCACCGTGCGCGCTGATCGTCAAGACAAGGCGAGCAGATGCACAAAGAAAGAGAGCCACACACACACACACACACACACACACACACACACGCAGAGATGCGAACCGCAGTGTCCTTGTGAGACTAGGCAAAAAAAATAGAGGTGCCCGATGTTTTGTTTTTTTTTGCTGCGCAGAGGGCGCGCGGGGTTTTCTTTCTTTTGGTTTTTTTTTGCAACGGCGGGCCACGCGACCAGTTGGCGGCGGCGGCACCCCACACCGCAAACCAACAAGCCACCAAAGTGAAAGGACAAAAAACTGCCATCCTCAAAGACAGCGTGCATCGTTGATTGGTCGCGTCCATTTTCATTTTCTTTTGTGTTATACAAACATTGGTTTTTAGGTCGATTCTTTTTTTTCCCTGTATTGTCTGTGTGACATTCTTTGTGATGACAACTCGAAAAGAGACCAAAAAAGGAGGTGCGCCGATGATGGCCGGCGACGGACCAATGGTAGATCTGTTGTTGCCGCGCGACCAAATAGTGTCGACGCCTGTCCACTTGCATCGGCGCCCTTTCTGGGCTGGTCAGACAACCGACACAACTCGGGCAACGATACAAAGAGGAAAAACAAGGCACCAGACCGTCTCCCCCCTGCGAGACCCCGAGTCTGCGCGCCCTTTTCCTTACCAAACAAATCCTTTTTTTCCTTTCCTTATCGGCTCTGTTTCTTTTTCTTCTTTTTTTCTTTTCTTTCTTGTCGGTACGTGGTCGTTCCTTTGCGCGATCTGCGAGCCTCTGAAAAGAAATCGTCACTGCGCCACGAGTTGTCGACATGGATGCGCGTAGAAAATCCGAAAGGTCAAGCCGACAACCATCTAGCGGCGCGACGCCGGCCCCAACAAGGGGCTACAAAGTGCTCCGCGCCGACATGACATCGCTGGTTGACGTATCATGCGCCTACGCCGTCGGGAGGACGACAACGTTTGATTCGGCGGCGACGCCATTGCGCCCTGGTCGTGCGGGCCTTCATTTTGGCCGCACGCCACTTGACTGTGCCGTTGATACACACGTACGCGGTGCGCTCGCGTCAACGTTTCCCCCGCCGGCCTTGGCCTTTGCCGAGGTGGAGGCGGTCGGCACGGTGGTCGCAGACGCTCCCGGCGGTGGCGTCACCGACGCGCTCGTTATCGTGCGCCTCGTTCCAACAGACGAATGGCGATCCATGTGCTCGGGCACGGTAAAGGCACGCGACGCCGATGGGACCGTGCGCACCGAGCGCTACCGCAACGGCCGCCGTCACTCGCCGCCCGACCCCACGACGCAAGGACGCACGCTGCCGGCCATTGAATGGCCCGATGGACGTCGCGACTGGTACCAAAACGGGCTGTTGCACCGTTGTCGATGCACCGAGGCTCGGACAGCGCGCAACGTTAGCACCGACCGAGACGACGGCACTCACTGCGCGCGTGGATGTACGCCTCTTCCTGCAATCATCGATGCCGATGGCATGCGCCATTGGTACATGCATGGCATGCAAGTCGAGGCTCCTCTGGTGCACCCGACCTCCCAGAGGGCCGGCCGGCAGCGCGCTCGGGGCGACTCGTCGTCGTCGTCGTTGGGCGACTCGCTCTCGCTCTGGTCGCGTTGGTGCACGGCACCTTTTGCCTCGTTGTCGACGTGACCCATCGGAGCGGCGCAATGGCCTTTATGTAACACCATCATCATCATCATCATCATCATCTCTCTCTCTCTCTCTCTCTCTCTCTCTTTTCAAAAAATGTTATTGTGTTATTGTTATTAAAGACGATAAAGATGACCATGACAGTTGGTTTGTTTTTGACATCGACCTCTGTCGCTTGGATTCGTAGCCTGCAAAAGAAAAAAACTCTTGCCAAATCTCTCTCTCTCCGTCGCTTCTCATCAAGCACAGAACCGCCAATTGAGCGCCATCGAGCGCCATCGAGCACCTCTTTTTTTCCGGTTCCACTCGAAATCATTTTTTTTTCCTCACCAGATCTTTGCTCGGGGTGTGCGGGTTTGTGCGGAAAGGGAAAAAAAAGGGCGTCGCTTTTTTCGCTTGCCTTGTTGCATTTTCCATTTTTTTGCGCGTTCACTTTTCTTTTTGTGGACTTTTTCCCAGAGACCGCCAGCCTCTCTCTTTTTTTTTCGACTACACCAGAGGCACCAATCACGTGCGCGCATGGCAAGGCCCATCCCTTTTTCCAAATGGTGGCCCCGTCGTCGCTTGGCTTTTGTTTGAGCCATACATTCACCAGACGATGCGCCCGTTCTTCTTTTTTTTTCCCTTTGGCCGCCCGGTTGTGCCTGCGACGAGCAGACGCACGCTCGGGTCCCTCTTTTCGCCACGCACAGTCTTTTGCGTGCGCCGCGACGCACGCGCACCTATTGTCCTCTCCATTTGATTGGTGGGCAGGGCCTGGGTGCACACTCTCGTCCAGAAAATCCTGTCGGTTGCGCGCGGACCCGTGTCGCGCACCCTGATACCACCGCAGACGACGACCAGCAATCGCCCGGCGACACGCGCTCCCCGTCTTTGCGCCGCCCACCGCCGCGCAAGCGCTCCCGCCCCGTGACACCAGAGAAAAGGTCGGTGTCGTCCATAAAGCGTCTGCGCTACACGCCCTTGGTCTTGGTGGACACGATGGAGCGCCCACCGCAGATGTCACAACAACAACAATCACCACAAATACAACAGCAACAACAACAAAAACAGCCTTTGCCACATCAACCAGAGCGCGCGAAAATCGTGCCAACGAGTGCTCCGCGATCAGCCATCCGCCCAACGTCTGCTCGTCCTGTGGCGCCCAAACCGTCTATTGTGCCTACCAGCGCGACCGCGGTATCGTCCAGACCTTTGATCGTGCCAACGTCGGCACCCAGAGTGTCGACCAATGTTTCGGTGCCGCCGGGCAACAGAGCCGCAAACGTTGTCCCGCGCAGTGCTCCAACGCCCCCTACAGCACAGCCAAATAAGACGGTCCACGTGGTACCACCGCCAATTATACGACCAGCGATCGTGGCGACGACACCCGACCTCCGCGACGTTCATGCACATCAGCAGCGTGGCGTCGCCCTGCCCGCCAAGGGTGCCACTGTGCACCAGGCTCCACCGACGTCGGCGCCGTCGCCGAGTCTGCCCAAGACCATTGCCAGAGTCGCTGACGACACGACGCGCCTCCGGGAGCAACCGTCGGTTGTCCAGTCTGTCGCGCCCACGTCGCCGCCCCCCTTGCTGCCACTCGAAAAGGTCGCATCTACGGCGACAAATACCATGGGCAGACAACACCGCGCTACGGCTCCGCCCCCAAGCCAGACAATGGCGGCGACTGCTCTGGCGCCGTTGCCGTCCGATGGAACCCCTGCCAAGGGCCAAGTGCGCACTGATCATGCCACGCCTTTACACGGTCGAGAGCCGCCACACATGGCAAAAGCGCCTTTCGGTCATTTTGATCTTTCGCCAGAGCCTCTGCTCGATGCGTCGGATGTGCATGATCCAAAAAAACATAGCCCGACGCAATCGAGCACCGATGACGTGTCATCTACGCCCGCGCCGCTGCCTCCCATCGACCCATTGGGCGCCAACACGGACAAGGAAAAAGGCTCCGTGCCAGACGACCTAGTGGCAGGAAAGAACGTGGATCATCTCAATGCAGAGCCGAATGTGACAGACCACGAGGGCGAGATCGCTGCCGCCGCCGCTGACACGAGCGTCTGGCTCGATATGGGCAGTGATCGAGATATGGTCGTTGATGCCGCCTCTGAGCCCAATGACCGAGCACATCAGGTCGACGATGATAGTGGTGGTAACAATGGCATTATCGTCAACGGCGACGATGATGATGATGCTGACCGACGTGACGGCAAAGAGTGCGACGACAACGACGACGGCAGCCATCGATTCAAGCGTCAGCGAATGACTGAGATCAAAGATGAGAGGGACGAGTTGCGTCTGGCGCTCCCAAAAGACGTCGACGCCTCGCGGTGCGGTCCCACGGCATGTGTCTATGTGCCGGGATACGAAGCCGATCCAGCACCCGAGCCCGCAGAGACTCGCGACGCACACTACACCGGTCAGCAACTTTGTCAAGAGGAAGGAGAAGGGTCTCTGTGTGATCAGCGGCGTCTCGCCGACCACACAAATGCGACGACGACTCAAAAGACGGCGTTGGCGATCGAAACCAAGGGCGGCAACAAGTACGCAAGGGAGACAACCAACAGATCCGGTAACAACGGTGCGCCGCGCGCAACGACGACAATGGCACACAAGACCGACGCCGCTCTGACGCCGCCCGCCTGTATAGTCTATTCGGCGCCACCGGCCGATGAGCGCAGGGCCAAATATCGGCGAAGCGCTGCTGGCCCGAGTGTGCAGGTGTCGCCATGCGGTCGCGTCATTGATCGCCCGGTACCGCGCGAGACGGTCCTCGTGGGTCCATGGAGTTTGCCGCCTCAAGCCGACGCCGACTGGGCCGGAGGCGGCAGCGGCAGTGGCGGCGACACCAATCCAACGCGCACGGCGGTGCGGTTCTGGCTGACGCGCCCGGTCGAGTCAGTGCGCGTGATCGGTGCCCCCTGCGAGTTTTGCCTCGCCGTCGGCGGCGCCCTCATTGAGCCCCACTCACAGGGGGGCGTCCTCGAAATGGGTGACGTATGCGATACTGAGTGTCGTCCGTCGCGCATGCCTGCTGGCGTCGCTGGCGATCGGCTCAATCGTGCGCTGCGCGCGGTGCGTTGTGCCCGCATCAACGGGCAGGCCATCGCGCCTGGCGTTCTCGACCTGGGTGGCATTGAAACGGCGCTTGTGTTTCGTGGGCCCCTGGACCGCGACACATTGGATCGCATGGTGGTGCGATTTGCCGCCTACAATGTATGGCGCGAATGCCGCAGCGTCGACGGCAAAACCATTACTGATGGCCGCTGGCTCTATGGCTCATAGAATTGTCGCCCTTGTCTCCTTGTATTTTTTTTGCCCTCTCTTGTTTTTCTTGTATTGACTACTGCAGGAAGCAGCAACAATTTAAAAAAAAAGGCCGACATCATTACCCGGTCTCTTTTTTGTCCTCTTGGGCACGACGCCCTTTGCGTGGGCCCCTCTGTTGGGGAATGTGGTCAATTGCGCACACATACAGGAAACAGAATTATTTCTCTCGCACGGCCGACTGCAATGCCGCACGATTGAGACCAAAATGCAACAACAATATAAAAACCAAACATGCATCTCTTTTTTTTCTCAAACACGCGCTGAGTCGGCTTGCGCCGCTGCATTGCGATGCTTTGGGTGCCATCTTCTTTTTTTTTTTTGAATTGGTGTCGCGATTGCATTGTGTCCTCGCGCGTGATGCGCCGTCGTCCTTTCTTCCAACCTTTTTTGGGCGTCTCTTTCTCGTGTCATTGCACTTGCACTTTCCCTCACGACATCTTTTGTTTGGAGCAGCAAAAGAAAAAAAGGCAGTGCGTCGCGGACTGACAGCGAAAACTGGGCCTGCCGTCTCAAATGGATGCCACGCGCAAAAAGAACACGGCCAAAATCTGTGCCCTTGTCTTTGGGCTGCCATTGTTGCCACTTTCAAAAGACGACCTTTGAATCGTCATCAAACAAAGAAAATGGAAAAACTACCGAAATAGAAAAAAGCATGAGAGAGGGCCCTTGCAAGCGCACGGCGGTACTTTTTGTTGAATCAATTTTTTTTTAAAAAAAAAAGAAAAACACTAGCAGCATGTGAGTTTGTCTGCGTGAGGAGAAAAATCTTATAGGGTCCCAGAGTCGTTGTCGCTGGCAGGCGTGGTCGATTGAGCAGCGCGTGCCATCGACAAGAGACGGCTCACCTTGCAAGCACTCGGCCCGTAAGCGCTTTCAAGCGCCGCATAGGTGAGACCTGGCACCAGCGTGTGGATAATGACACTGCCATGGTCACTGTCGCCTTGGAGCGGGCACGACGACGATGACGACGATGGCAACAGAGGCGGTGCTTTGCCGACCGTCACAAACAACTCGCTGAGCGCCTTCTTGTCGATAGTCGGCAGGCGCTCGCAGACGTCGTTGATGTTTGGCAAAAAGGCGCCATCGAGAAAGTAGTAGGCCTGGTGCCAGTGACGCGGCATGAGTCCCGAGAGCGTGGCAGCAATGCGCTCCATGTCTGTCTCGCCAGACTGGACGAGAGCCTCGCCTACCCGCATCACTTGGCGCACCCTCTCGGCGTCGGCGATGCTCACGTTGTCATTCTTGAAGAGCACCGAATCTGTGCACAAGGCAACAGTCTTGCGCAGACGTCCGACAGCGCGGTCTTTACGTACGCACACGCGCACGTCGCCATAACGCTCAAGGCAGGGCTTGAGCGCATCGAGAAGCACACGCGCAGGCAAAGGGTGCCCTCCCACAAAGGATATGGCGGCGCAACCAGCGAGATCGTCGGCGACGAGGCGCTTGGTGACAATCTGTTGAGTCACGCGTACGTCATCTAGCACACGGTTCATTGCGGCGTCGAGACGAAAACGCATAACGGCCGTTTCAACGACCGACACGGCTTCGACCTGCGCGTCGAGGTCGTCCATGGCCTTGATCATCTTGTACAAACCAGAGATGGTCAATGTCGTGTCGGACTGTGACGCCAATGCATCCGTCGCAGACGAATCCAAGGCCCCGACAACGCCCGTCACCGGTGCGGTGCCGTCCGGCACAGGCACAGCAGCAATTGCGAGGGTGGCGGCGGCCTTTGGTGCGTCGTCCATCCTGGACGTGCGGCAGACAGTCACGGGCTCGCCCGAGATCAACGATTCCAACTCTTTTCGTGAGAGACAAAAATGTTCGCGTGGCTCGGCGCCTACCAGAGCCGTTCCCGTGGTATGAGTGTCCGTCTCGGTGGCCATGTTGATTGTTGCGTTGAGGGTATTGTTCTTGTTGGTGGGGGAGAAAAGAAGACGATGCGAACAAAAAATATGTGCGCTGTTGTAGTCGGAGGGAGCGTAGCAAGGCTTGGTCGATGTGCTAATGCTTGGGCTCTTGTTCTTTTTTATATCCCACATGCCTCCTTTTCATTCGACCTGTTTTTGACCAATTAAAAAAACGGAAAAGGGTTGCAACACAAAAAAAGTCTCTTTGGTTGGGTGTGCGCCCGTGCGCTCTTCTTGGCACGACTTTTTTTTGTTTTCACACAAGGCCACAAGACGCCAGTGGCCCTTTTCCGATCAGTTATTTTATCCTTTTTGCAAACCAGCCAGTTTTTTTCAGAACAGAAAAGCTGCAGAAAAGGAAAAAAAGGCACACGAGGCACGTGCGCCAAACAATGTGCGTGCGAAAAGGGCGCCCAGCGCACAAAGAGACAATAGGAAACAAATGGAGAAAAAAATAATACATGACGGGCGCCGCCCGGAATCGAACCGGGGCCTCCTGCACCCGAAGCAGGAATTTTACCACTTAACTACGGCGCCGTCTGTTGACATTTCTTCCGTGGCTTTTTTTTGACCGCCCCCCTTTTTTTGCTCGCTCTCTCGCTCTCTTTCTCCCTGATGTTTATGCATGAGAAAAGAAAAAAGAGAGAAACAACCGTCCTTTCTTTTTCAAGAAACAAAAAAGGGTCGCATTCTATGGCAGGACCTTTGGTGCCGTCGTCGTCGTCTCCGTCTCTGGTTTGGCTTTCTGTGTGCCCGCTTTTTTTTCCTTTGCGATAGAAAAAAAAAGACCCACACGCGCTCACAAGAGGATGAAAAAAAAAGAAAAAGGGAAAAAAAGACAACAGGAAAAAAGGGATGTTTAATGTGGATCGGGAAGGGTCGCGGCACGGGCGGCCGTGCGCTCCAGCGCCACGAGCGCGTCTAGGGAAAGTGGCCGGGCGTAGGCCTGTGCACGCGAACGGCGTGTTGTTGTCGTCGTGGTAGTCGCTCTGTGCGCCATCTCTTTGCGGGCGCGTATGCGCGCGGCAGCAAAACCTTCTGGGTCGGCCAGTGCCGGCCTCCACTTGTCCTCCCATGATAAGGCGCCTTTCGGGGTTGGCGCCTCTTGATCGCACTCTTTTTCCACCGCTTGACGTTGCGCTTTGGCATTCATGCAAACGCTGTAGACTTGATGCGAGCGAGCGACGTCATGGTCGTCCTCGTCGTCGTCGTTGTCGAGACGGCCACGACAGTCGTCGTCTTGTTGGTGCGTGGTACACGCGATTCGCCCTCTGGGTATGGGGACTGGCGATGACAGAGCATGTCCGTGTGTCGAGTGCGGGTCGCCGCGGTCGCGCCATAGAGCGCAAGCGCGAAAGGCACACGCAAACGCACACAAGAGCGACAAAAGGGCACCGGCCAAAATGGCCATGGCGGCGAGGTCGCCTTCTCGCGTGTCGGCGACGCGCCAAAAGGCGTCGCGATACACACAGGGTACGGTCGTCGTGGTCGTCATCGAGCCGTGTGTGCGCACGCGTCCGCCGGGCTCTTGTGCTTTTTTTCTCCGAAAGGAAAAGAGAGACGAGAAGAAGAGGAAAAAAAAGGGTCGACGGGCTTTTTTGTATCAGTGGCGAGTGCCTTGTGCTCCGTATGCCTGTTTTTTTTTGAACGAGTCTGTGTCTCTTCTTTTTTTTTGCTCTTCTTTCTTTCGGTTTGATGGTGGTATTCGGGTTGTTACCGGCCGGCAGCGTGGCAATGCGAAACCCCAAGGCACGGGGCGGTGAAGCGACCAGGTGAGCGCAATGAAAAGGACAGCGAAAAGAGACAAGGACAAAGGGACCCGACCAACCCGGCGCCCGCCGTCGTGCTTTGGGTGATTTCCTTTTTTAGAAGATCATTTATTCTGACCAACCATGTGTCAACGAGGCATTGGCGATTGGTCCGGAAAGAATACAAAAAAGGCGGGCGAAAAAAGGCCCGTATGTATTTTCATCATCCGCCGTCCACCCACCACCCGCAAAGCCCCGCTGCTTGCCAGTGTTTCTCCCGCATACACATAGCGTGCCCCATCTTTGGATTTTTTTTCTCTTTCTTTCTCTGTCGCTATTGGCGTATATTTATCGAGGGCAATGGCCGACAACATCCACAAAGACGACGACACCAACAACCCTGCGACGGGCCTCTTGGCGACACACCAAAAACCGTCCTCTGAGACATTCGCCGGCGACGCCGTTGTTGCCATGGACACTGCCGAGGAGCAAGACATTGGCGACTCCACCATCGTGCTCGAACATGGCACAGTGTCCGACGCCAATACGTCTATGTCTCTGTCGAACGAGCCCAATGGTCCTCGGACTGGCAACGCCTCTGGTCCTTTTGCCAACGAAAGGGATAGCGCGCAAGACGCTCCTCTCTGTTTGGACGTCGTCGAGGCGTGCGAGCCGCAACGCTCTGGACTCTACATGCCCTATGGCATGTCGGACGAAGCGCTCAACAGCATGCTCATGAGCACGATCGACAGCATTGGACCGCTGTACCCCGACGACCCCGACGAGAATGACCCGTATGACGACGATCAGTATGGCGACGCAGGTAATAATAATGATGATGATGATGACGGCGGCCCTACGAATGTCCCTTTGGACGACTATGGCAACCAACATCAACAGCACCATCAACAGCATACCGAGAAAACAGTCGAACGCGAGCGACCCCCGGCGGAAGACGAACCGCTGGCCAAGCGCCGTCAGGTTGAGGAGCACATTGATGCGCCGCCGCGTCCGCGCCGAGGCCGCCCGCCGGGTCGCACGTCGGGTCCGCGCGCACAGACGCAATCATCGCGTCTTGCATTGAGCGCCCTCCATAAGCGATTCGTGCGCGAGTCGTCTGATGTGGTCGCGCGCGAGGTGTGCGAGGTGCGGCTCGTGGGTGCGCGCCACAATGCCATTGACCGTCAGGATGATGGCAACCGTCACGTCGACCACAACGGAGTGCGTCTGTCGACCGCAGACGACGGCGCCCTCCCGCCCGCCCTCTCCTTTCGCCGCCTCTTGGACGCCGAGTCCATAGCGCGCGTTTATACATGCGTCGGGGAGCGCTGCGGCAGGCGCTTTGCCTGCACCAACCAAAACGCATTGATCGCCTGCGGACCTCAACGCTGTGTGTCGCCGGGACGCGACGGCGACAATGACAACGATGCGCTCGACAGCCAAGACGCCGATACTGCCATTGATCCTGCCGTGGACGGCGTGCCCGTGGATGGCTTTGTGTGCCCGCTCCACGGGGCACGCCACGCCTATTGCGCGTCGTGCTTGATTGCACACATGGAACTCGATCTGCCCCTCGACGACGACGACAGCAATCATGTCTTGGAGGGCCGCTGGCCGGTGCGCTGTCCCGGCTTTACCAGCGTGTGGCTCACGCAACCTCCGCCTCCCGTGGGCACACGACCGCTGCCCCGCGGCGGCAGCGTGGCGGCGGTCGATCCCTCGGTGATTGCGTCGAGCACCATCGCGCGCTGTCCGTTTGTGTTGGGCCCGCGCTTTGTGCGCGCCCTCGTCGAACGATGCCGGCCGGCCGCGATACAGCGCGCCTTTGGCGTCACATTTGGCATGGCGTGCGAGGCCGTAGCCGACGACCCCGATATTGCCACTGTCGGCGAGGACGATGATTACCATTTGGCCAGCCTCTACAACACGGCGTTGCCTGGCTCTGCGCTTGGTGACGCACACGAAGGCGCCCATCAAGACCACAACCAAGACGTTGAGGATGATGACGATGACATGAATTCGGACCGACACAGGGCGCTCAGGCTCACGCGCCAAAAGGGCCTGGCGCGCCTGCGTGCCATGGCCGAGGTCGAGTACCGGCGACGCGCGACGACGACCAACCCGCAGTATTGGATATCGACGTGCCCCTATGACGGGTGCAACGCCACGGTCCACCTGGATCGCATGTTTGCCTTTAACATGGTGTGCCTCGTCTGCCAAGCGTGCAAGCGGTGCTACTGTTCGGGCTGCCGCGAGACGCTGGCCAACGATGGCAGTCCCGAGGACGCTGCTCTCCGCCGGCAGCACGAGATCGGGTGCTACACGTACGCGCACGCGCCCTGGTTTGACAAGGACGTCGGCTTTCTGGAGCGCGTGCTCAGGGACCCGGTCACAACGGCGGCGGTCGATCTCGCACGTCCATCGAGTGCCGACGGAGGCGCATCACAAGCCGCCCGACCACGGACCGTCATTGAGATCTTGCTCGATGCCGGCGGCGGCGCCGCGGTGCGCCGTGCCATCGCGGCGCGCATCGCCGAGTGTCTCGTGCGTGCCGACCACAATGGATCGACCCAGCGCTGCCCGACATGCCATCGTCGCACCAACATGAATGACGCGCGAGCACCCACACGCGACGCGGCCATTGCGGCGCTGGCGCGCGCCCACGCCACACGCAACCTGGCCGCTGCACACAACCATGCCCACCGGCTGGCAGGCGTCTACTCGACCCTGGTCGACTGGTGCGCGTGTGGCACCGTATGGTGCTATATATGCGAGCGCGTGTGCCCTGTATCGCGCGCGCAGGCCAAGGCGGCAGAGGTCGTCAAGGAGATTGACTGGATCGACATGTCGTCGTCGTTGGTCTCTTACGGTGTGCTCGCAACCGAGTTTGATCCACCGGCGCCACCCACGCCAGGCGTGTCTGTGTCATCATCATCATCATCATCATCATCATCGACGACCACCAAGAACGCCACCCAGTCGACCCTGACGCTGGCGCGACCATTGTTGTCAGACACTGTCGCCGAGGGTGCGCTCGATGTGGCATGGGCAGAGCGCGAGATGGCGCGCGTCTATTGGCACGAGGCGCCCGAATACGGGCCCTGGCGGCACACGGCCGACTGGGCGCGCCAGGTGAAATTGGCGCGCTGCGGCGCCGACCCGCTGTGGGCGAAGCGCTGGCCGGCATGCCCGCCGTCGATGGCCGACCTGGGCGACATTGCCGGCTGCGGGTTCACATTGGCATCGGGGTGCGCGACAGGCTCGTCGCAATACCTGTCGGCGACGGCTCGCGCGCGCGCTGGCCGCTCCAACATTGAACGCTTTCATGCCATCAAGCGGCATCGTCTCACCGAAGAGATCATGCGCTGCGTCGATGCCGTGCCGTGGATCGACACGGGCATGATCGCCGCCGTGCGCGACTGGCTACCCGATCATGTCTGGCAGCGCGCGGTGCGCAGCGGCGGACCCGCCTGGGCGGCGCTCCACAACAGCGCCCAAGGCCGACAGCAACAACGACAGCAGCAGAAGCAACAACACCAAACAATGTTGTTTGATCTCGAACAGACCCTACGCCAACATTGTACGCCGACGACACCGGCCAGCACGCAAGTCGACGACCTCGATGTGTACCCGTCGTGGGTCAGCATGCTCGACCCGGTCCCATCGGGACCCCTCCACTAGTCGTGCCCTCTACTGGTCGTGCCCTCTACTGGTCGTGCCCTCTACTAGTCGTGCCCTCCCCTCCTTGAGGGAAAAAGAAAAAAAAAGTCTTTTTTTTTTCAACAAAAAAGCAAACGGTTGCAAAAAGTATGCTCTAGTCTTTGGCGTCCCCTCTTTGACTCTTTTTTTTTCTTTTGACAGGGGCTCATTGCGCCCCTCTTTTCCCCTCTTGTGCGTGCCTTGCGCCCCGCCTTTGGCGCCGCCCCAACGGTGGAGCGATGGCACAAAGAAAAAATAATAATAATAAAAGAAAAAAGGCGGGCGGCAAAAAAGGCTGTGGGACTTTGGCCAGCATCGACCCAAAAAAACACTAACTAAAAAAGCCTCGCCCCAAAGCGCACCGAGGAGGCGACGAAGAAAAAAAGAGAGAAGAAACAGAAGGCCACAGGCCAATCTTTTTGTGTGCAATCTCGCAAAAGACTCCTATCCCTCTTTTTCCCTCTTTGTCGGCGTGTTGGACTTTTCTTTTTTTTTTCTCCGCCCTGGACGGACCCGTTGCCCCCCCCCCCCTTGCCCGTCTGTTTGCAAAGGGCGTAGGCAAAGCCGCCCGCGTTGTCGCCACCGCTCTTTGTGCGCGTCATGGGCCTTGGTGTCCTTCTTTTGCGGTTTCTTTATTTGTCTTGCCTTTTTGCGTTGATCGGCCGCGCCGCGACCACACTAGTCGCACGACGCCTAGGGCCATATGCACACAGACACAAACAAGCGCTCACCACCAAGAAGATTGAGGGGGCGCCGCGCCATAGACGGCCCCGCCCCACGAGCCACGCGCGCTCTCGTGGCCGTCGCCATTCTCGTCGTCCGAGTAGACGACGCCGTCGTCGTCGTCCGAACCGGCTTCGTCGGAAAAGGCCTCGTCAGCGTCGCTGCCGGCGCTCCCCTCGTCGTCGCTGTAGCCCGACGAAGCATAGGGGGCAACGCCGGTGCCGCCATACGATCGGCCATAGCCGGGAGGCGGCTGTCGCAGGGTGTGCTGTTGAGCAGCGAGCCCGGCGCCAAAGGGCTGCTGGGCGTTCCACGCAAGAGGCACGGCGGCATCGGAGCGCCCCAGTTCGCGCGTGCGCGGTGCGCCGGTGCCGCGCCACACGGCGCCTGCCGCAGAGGGCGGAGCGGCACCCACAAAGCCAGAGGGTTCGGCACCGTATGAATAGGCGTAGCCAAGGCGCGGATCAGACATTGTTCTTTTCCCTTCTTGCCCTTCTCCTTTTCTTGATCTGACGGGACCCGGTCGCGAGACGAGGCAGGTGCGTGTGCGGGGCGCGTGCGCAGATACAAAAAAAAGAGAGGAAGAGTCCTTTTCTCTTGATGGGGGACCCCCAAGAAAGAGGGTCTGGCGCCGTGTGCGCCTGCCGGCGTCGGTGCCGCTCCCTTGTTGTTTTTCCCTTGCCGCGCGGATCGCAGCATGGGTCAACGGGGCACGCGCGCTGCGCCATCGTTTCCGTGTTTTTTTCCTCGTGCGCTCCTTCTTGTGGTGGTGCTTTTGTCTGCGGTCGACGATGCCACCGTCGCGCAATCATCTGCTTGCGACATTGTCGTGGACCTCGATATATGCATTGAAAAAATTCGTGCGCGTCTCTGCCTTTTTTTTCGGTTGCAAAAAAAAGGTTGTGCGTCTTTATTTTTGCCCGCCGCTGTTCCCAATGCCACCGCCAACTGCCGCAAAGAAAAAGTGTCGATCAAGGCCGATGAAAACGACAAAAAAAGCGAGAAAAAAAAACGAGAAACAGATAAAGAATGAGCGAGAGACGAAAGAGGGGGGAAAAAAGAATTGGGGTTACACGGCAATCGTCGAGGAGAGCGCGCGCGACTGGCGCCTCCGCTTTCGTGGTCGCGGGTCGCGAGGCGGATGCGTCCGGCGTCGTCGCCCGACTAAAGCGAGTCGCAGCAATCGGTGTACGGTCCAGACCGCACGTCCATCGTGAACCTCGTCGTCAATACTGTTGCCGATGTCGTTGTCCATGTGTTCATGGTGCTCATGACGGCCGTCAAGGTCACTGCGGTCGCCGTCGCCCTGATCTTCTTGTGGCTGCACGGTTCGATGCAGCTGTTGGTCTGCTTCTTATTGTTGTTGTTGTTGTTGCGGCGGCGGCGGCGGCGTAAGGCCCACCGTTTGTGCAGTGCCGCTCGTATCGTTTCCATCGATGCAAGGGGGGACAGGGAGTGACGCGACGTCAGCGGTGTTGTGGGACGCGGTCTCGTCGGTGCACGCTGCGCACTCGCACGGTCGCGGCACGGGTGGGTGCGGGTGAAAGATCGCCTGCCCAAAGGCGAGGTGCGGGAGCCGGACAGCCACCGCACGGGCAAACGGCACGGCGCGCACGCCGTGCATGACAAAGGCGAGGTTGACGGCGCACTGCATGACCTCGTCGCCAGCCGCACGACAAAGATAGTCGATCATGTGCGTGTCGCTTATGGGCAGCGCAGAGGCAATAAGCGCGCCGTCGACCTTGGCACCGCGCGCCAGCGCGTGATCGAGCAGGGACGGGCCCGACCTCGCCAGAATTAAGAGGAGCGCGCTCTGCCAGTCGAATGGCGCCGTCGCGACAGCCTCGACCGTACGGACCATTTCGATGGAGCCCGTGGCGATCGCCCTCCACACGACGTCCGCGTCAAAGAGCGATGGATCGCGCGCTGCCACCCACTCGATCACATTTTGACGGTTGCACGACAGCGCGGTAAAGAGCACGGCCTGCAGCGTGTCACGGGGCAATGGATCGCAGCTACACCGCGGCAATCTGCCGGGCTCCAGCATCCAGTCGATGAGCGTCGTATGGCCACCTCGCGAGGCACCAATGAGCACGGGCCAATTGCATGACAAGAGGCGCGCCTGTCCGACGACGATATCGATTGTGGCGACGTGGCCTGCACAGGCAGCCTCGGCCACGGCGTGCCAAAGGGCACCGCGTTGCGGGTGCGGCGCGCCATTGTTGAGCATCCACGCGAGCATGGTGGCGCGCCCGTCCCTGATGGCGTGCGCGACGTCTTCTTTGGTGCATGGCCGGTACGCGCCGCAGTTGTGGCGCCTCGCCCACTCGATGACATGGTGAGACGGCAAGCGCCATGCGTCGTCACCCATCGCAATGTCGCAACATGCACGTGTGCCCATGTGCGCCGGGTTGGTACTGTTGTTGTTGTGGTGTAGGTGGACGATGCTGCCAAGACTCGCCGCCCTGAACGCGCGGCGCATTAGGGCAATGTCGGTCAGATCGAGTGGCCCCGCTCCAAAGAGAGACGCGGACGCGAGCCTGTCAAGGATTGCAACGTGGTCGCCGTCAACGGCCAACTGAGCAAGGGTCTCGACGAGCAAGGCAGCCGCCTGGTATGCATCTGTCGTGCACGCGTCGACATAACCCGACGCGTGGCCATGGCCGAGCGGCCATTGTGTCTGGCGCGGCAGTGCGGTCGCGGCAGAATAGGCACCATCAAAGGCGTCGACATGCCCACCGGCCGCAGCCGCCACCAACGCATCAACGACCCAGCGATGAGTCTCGGGAACGAGCGCGCGCGCCACCGCATCGAGGGTCGGCCCTCTGCCGTCGGCGTCGGTGCGTGCCACCTGTGCGCCGGCGTGGCGTGGCGCGGGTCCACAAACGCCAGGCCGAAACGCGTCGTGAGCGTCGAGTACGGCTGCAAAGTCGCCCAGCGTGTTCATAAAGCGCACGCTGCACTTGGGCGCTTCCCCAGAGCGCACCAAAGTCGGGCAGCGTTTGGTCGGTGCCTCGGCACATGGCCGAGTGTGTGGTTGGGTGGCGTCGCCTGCAGGGAGCATGCCTGTCGATCGATGAGCGCACGCCTCGAATAGTGGTGAGATGACGGTGATCGCGCCTTGCGGCAACCGGCACGCCTCTTTTGGTGGTCAAAGGGAGAACAGGAGTGGCGCGTCACCGTGGTCTTTTGTAGCCCATCAGTAAAAAAGAACCAAAAATAGAGAACAAATGAAAAAAGGCAGGGAGACCTTTATGGCCAATCATGAAAAACCGATATGCCAACGGCAAAAATGGCGACCAGGCCAACCAATGTCGGTTTTTTTCTGGGTGGGGCTGTGGACGGCCGCAAAGGCCGGTGCCCTTTGCGGGTTTGCCCTTTTGGCTGGTCCCCCCCCCCCCAATGTCCCTTTTTTTGTTCCCCCATTTTGTTCCTTGCCCTTTTTTTGTGCTACAGTCGGTGAACTCTCAAAAGGGGCAAAAGAAAGTCATAAAAAAGTCAGCGTGCTGTCCCAAAAAGTGTCTACAGCCTGCTGTTTTGTCGGCCAAAAAATTGTAGACACATGAGGAGTGGGACATGTCTGCTGTCGGCATTTTTATGAATCCCCAAGCAGACGAAACAACAGGCTGTAGACACTTTTGGGACAGCACATTGACTTTTTTATAACTTTCTTTTGCCCCTTTTGAGAGTTCACCAACTATAATGGCCCAGAGGCCCAAGGGCGATCCCTTTTCCCCTTTTTTGGACCCTCTCAAACCAAATTTTTTCCCTGCCAAAAAAACACAAAAAAGAAGAGACGCAAGCAAAAGCGCGGCATAGGTTTGCGCTGCCATTCCCATTGCCCTGTGGTTCTTTTTTAGTACCGTCCTCTTTTTCGCACACACACAAAAGTGTTGCCGCCAACGCCAGAGAAAAAAAAAGGCAAAACCACGGGCCTTGTTTAGGCGAGGCCTTGTGCGATCTGTCAAAGTTGCTGCTATTTAAAAGGATTACACGGCAAGACGAGGGAAAAGGTGAGCGGCGCACGCTCGGCACGGCGTGGGTGGCCTCGACTGTAGGGCACGCCAGCGACGGCCTTGGCGTCGCTATCATCGTTGTGTTCATCGTCATCAATCGTCTCGGTCACGTGGTCGCATGGAGGGTTGTCGCGGCGTCTGTCCGTGAGACCGTCGTCATCGTCATCGAGATCGTCGCCCGTACTGTCATCATCGCCACCATCGTCATCATCACCATCATCATCACTGCGCGCGGCATCGTATGTGCTGGCCACGGGCAGAGGGCCGACGGGAACGCGCCGCAAAGGTGTACGCTCGGCAGGGGTGACGAGGGGGCACGGCGCACTGCGGCGCCGTGCGGCCAGAGGTCCGGACCTCAAGTTGGATTCACGAAGCGGTCCGGCCTTGGCTGTGCAAAAGACTGGGCGCACGGCGAGCGATTGACCCGAAGCCCGACTTGCCGCCATCAGGCGCGCAGTGGACTCGATGGGTCTGGCTCGTGGCGTGTTTGGTCGAGGCTCTGTGCGCACGGGTTCGCGAGGCATGGCGATCGGTACAAAAAAGAAAGACCAAAAGGGAGATAGAGATATACGGCCGACAAGAGAGGAGAAAAAAAAAGAAAAGTCGCCCGCCGTCCTTGCCCGACCAGGAGAGGTCGGTCAGGAAAAAGAGAAAGAGAGCAAGGCGGTATCCTCGGTCTTTTTTCCTTTTGTCCTTCAAAGAATTGGGTCTCTGTTGGCGCCTGTTTGTTGCTTCACGGCGATTTGTCAAAGACCCTCACAAATCGGCAACACCAGTCGACCACGACGGCCAAAAAATCTTTTTGCTCGGGTTCGCTGTTGGTCTGTGCCGCGTGCCTTTTCTCTTTTTCCTTTTTGTTCTATGCCGCCGCCATATCCCTTTTTTTTTGGTTGCGCTGGGTCATTCTTGCGTCGACCAATGGCGTCCAAATTGCCATCGCGCCAAAAAAATGGCTCAGTCGGCGGGTGAATCAAACAAAGAGAGCCACAACGGGCAGCTGTGTCGCGGTCTATTCTTTCCTCGTGTCTGGATTGAGACTCTTTCTTTGTCGCCTCAGCCGCCGACAGTTGGCGTTGCCTTTTTTTTCTCTATCCACGGCTGGCGTTCCCATCCTGCCGCCGCGCCATCGACACGGCATCGTCGCCGGCCATTCTTTTGAAAAAAAAATAGCCCGTCGCCAAACCACAAAGAAAAAAAAAGAGGCATAGGGCCATGACAGACGTTGGAGAACAAGAGACCGGCGGCACAGCGTCAAAAGCAACGACGCCAGAGCCGCACTCTATCGTGTGGATCGATTTAGTCGGATGCGGATCAGCGCGCCGGCCTACCATCAAGGTGCCTGTCGTGCGCGCAGATCTGGTCGCCGGCAGCGCCTACTTTGCTGCCATGCTCGACGGACCCTATCGCGAGTCGTGCCACGTCGGACCGGTCGCCATCGACATACCGCCTCTGCGCGACGCCGTTTTTGTTCTTGCTGCACAGCGCGGCCGCAGGCGCAAGGGCGCTGCACCGTGCCCGGCCGAGCGATTGTGCAGTGTGTTTGTGCGCACACTTGCGCGAGACGGTCGCCCGCCAGAGGCGTGTGACGTCCTGCTCCTGTGGCGCGCTCTGTGCTTTGTCGGAGCGTCGTCCGCTGTGATGGAAACGTGTGCATATGTTGTCCACGATGCCATGGGCCTTTTGGACTTTGGTGATGGCCGCCCGCCAGACATCCGGGTTTTGTCCAATGTGCCCTCGTACAGCCACAGGGCCAAGAGGGCACGTGTCGATCTGCACACGCGATCTACAGGTCAGGACATGAGCGCCGCCGCTCTTGGCGGTTGCCGCGGATTGGCGGCAGAGCCAGCGGCTGCTGGTGTGATTGATCCTGTCGACGACACCGGCAACAACGACAACAACGGCAACAACGACAACAACGACATCGATAGTGATGAGGACCACAATGATTCTGTGCATTCCACTGCGCGCAACATAACCGTCATTGAACCATTTGCCGACGATACAGTCGCTGTTCTTGATCGAGAGGATCACACTCGGGCCGTCGTGCCGTGTACCGTGGCCGGCCCGGCAGCCACCGCAATGTCGCACGTCATGCCTTCCATCGCCGTGGTCGCCCACCTCTACACCCTGCTGGGTGGCTCGGTTCCAACAGTCGGCGATGACGATGGCGACGATGGCACCGTGCGCGATCCCATCGCCGACGCCCTGCTCCCCGACCCGTGGGCGCAGTTTGGACTTGACTGGGCGCACACTTTGCGCAGCCGCGCCGCTTCTTATATGCGCTTTGGGCAGCAAGTGATCCAAGATACGCGAGGCACCCTATGTGACACGCTGTGGTGTGCATCGCCCGATCAGAGCATGCGCGCTCTCATCGCCATGATGCGCGACTGGGCGACGGCATTGTGGCCCGCCGAACGCCTCGGTTTTGTGACCACTGCCGTAGACGCCTTTGAGCACCGGTTGGCAAAGGCCGTGGTGCCCGACGCGGCACCGGCGCACTTTGCCTCGGCCGTGATCAGACGGTTCCCCCTATTTGGCCCTGTGTTTTTCAATGGCGCTGCCGAGTCGGCGCTCGGCGTATTCAATCGGCTGCCTCAAGGCGTGGTGCTCGCCGGCGGATGCGCGCTCTATGCCCTGTGCCGTTCATCTCTAATTGCGCGGCGCCATCAGTGCGACGGCAAAAGGGCTGTCGATGACGGCATCGAGCACATTCCTGGAGACGACACCGGGCGCTACATGTGCGCCCTGGCGCAGCGTACTATCGAGACCTGCGGGTCTACACCGCCGGGCGACATTGATCTCTTTATCGTGGGTCCCAGCGATAGCGCGCGACGAGCAGCATTGGCCGCGGCGTTGAGCGCTGTCATGGACGCCGTACCCGACTGCCAGGCCGCCGTCGGATCGAGCGTGATCACACTATGGACGCCGCACTCCCCCGGAGAACGGCTCCAGCTAGTGTTTACCGACAAGACGCATGCCGAAGCCGTTCCAACCGGGTTCGACATGACCCATTTGGGCGTGGCGTGTTCGCGCGACATTAGCGTCCGCGTCTCGTGGGGCACGCTCCATGCGCTGGTCACGGGCACGACATGCATCACGCCGGGCCGTGTCGTAGAGCCTGAAAGAGGACAAAAGGCCCTGACGCGTGGATTCACCCTTGTGGATGACAGGCAACTACGGCAACAACAACAACAACAACAATACGATGAAACAGTCATGGAACATGCTGCATGCACTGACGACGCCACTGTTGATCAAGACTCTCCTCCGTTGGATTATGTGGTCTATGACAGTGCCGAGGCCATCCTTGCCCGTTTTGCCTATGGCCAAGTGGTCAATGACAATTACTGTGCCAACCAGCCATGGGCACATGACCGCCGACCGGGCGATCGCGCCGTGCGGCCTTTGGGCGACACTCGGCTCAATCTCATGCGCGTCGACTTTGCTGCGAGGTCTCACCACATGGTGGTGGACCGGGCGCCTGCGGCTGTCGTGCTGTGCCCCACGATATGCTCGATCTCGGCCGCGTCATCGCTACGGGGTAGCGAGAACAAGATGCGCCTCACCATCAGACTGCCGTGCACATATGGCGACGTCACTCCGTCGACCATGGCGGCGGTTCATCTACGTCGCGCCGAGGTCGACCTGGTGCGGCGCGCCACCGAGGTGCACGTGGGTCCGCAACATGTCGCAGCGCCGCGACGCTGGTGCGGCAAGGACCGCGGCCTCACGCTCGACGATGCCTGCGCTGCAGTGCTGGGCAGAGTCGCCTCGCCATGGTGGACCTCGCCGCTCGCCTCCTCTGGCGCTGGCCCCCGCGGCACACAAACACACGTCCTTGATGTGCATGTCACAGCCGAATCGCATCTCACCGACGGCGTCACCGGGCGTCGAATCACCGCGAGAGAGGCGTGCGACATGAGCGACGCCTCGGTGGCGGCCACCGTCGTCATGGGCGGCGTTGTATGCGAGGGAGGAAACGGCGGGCCGTTTTTCGCTGTCGCCACGCTCGTCGCTGTCGCCACGCTCGTCGCTGCCGCCTTTTATCCTCTCGACGCGCCGGCCATTCTCGACGCCCTCAAGAGCGCTCGCCCTTGATCGACACTCCTTTTTTTCGGCTCTTTTGGCCTCTCTGACTGACTTTTTCCCCCCTCTGCTTGGCCCTTTTTGGGTTTTTCTCTATTCTTTTCTTGAAAATAAAAAAAAAGAAATCTACCCATCTATTTGTCGCCTAACGCATCCTTTTTATCTCATGCGATTTGGGTCGCTCTTTTTTTGTGGCCAAGAAAAAAGAAAGACCGGCGATCGCCGTTGCGCTCTCGGGCCATCCGCCAAAAAAAACGAAAAGGAAAAAATACGCAGAGAGACCATAGCGGAGCGACAAAGCCCGCAATGAGAGCGTAAAAAGCGTGTGCATTTTTTCGTGTAGCTTTTTCCACATCTGAAGGAAAAAGAAGAAGAAAAAAAAGAGGCCAAAAGAGCCGAGACCGAAAGATGCCTTGAAAATGCGGGGCTGTAGGGTCCGAGACTTTGGCCCTCGTGTTGTGGTCTATCACTTCAAAATTTTGTCGCCACTTTAAGGTGGCTATTCCAACGCGTTGTAGGGGAAATGCTTGTTTTTCCTTCCATTTTCTGAAGCATTGCGCCCGTCGCACAAGATGGATGAGCCGCGGCCCATTCGAATCAAGGAAGAGAAGTGTGAGGAGCAAGAGAAACCATTCCTGCACGAGGCTGGACTTCTGGTAAGCGCAGAGGTTTCCGTGCAGAGGCCAAACTGAGTTTTTTCGAATTCGTAGTTAGTCCCCAATAAAAATACTTATTTTTTTTTCGGACTTGCGCGTTGGAACAGCCACGTCACACGGTCCACAGCCGGCCTGGGTTCAGCCTGGAATGGCCCCACTCGGTGCAGGAAGGCATTTTTTTGTAAGGTGGCAGTTCCAATGCGTACCCCCAATGCCTGGTTTTTGCTGGGTGTGTGCACCACGCGTTGGAACAGCCACCTCAACATATTTCGAAGTGGGTACCGTGTGAAAAATGGCGCCGTACGCGACACGACTACCAAAAGAAACAGTTGGCACGCGTTGGATATAAAGAAAATGGGCATTTATGTATGTATGGTTTTTTACCGCATAGATCTAAAGAAATACACATACAACAAAAGAAAAAAAAAGGAAAAGACTGTTGGAAAGAGGCACGGAGGGTTGCGGTCTATGGTCGGGGGCTGGTCCTTCCGGCGAGAAAGAGGTCGACGGCATTGCGCACCAGGGCAAACATGTTTTCCGGCGGCGGGGGCGGAGGCGGCACGCGATCGATACACGCCCTCCGGCACGCCTCGTGGTAGGCATCGATGTGCTTGATGGCGTCGATCGTCGAAATGCGTTGGCGCCGCAGAGTCTCCTCCTCCTTTGTGGCGACATGATGCGGGTGGTGGCGGCCCGCCTCGACGCGGCCCTGCCGGTGCCTTGCGGCATTGTCTGCGGGCTCGGGATTGTCACGCTGTGCGTGTCTGTTGTCGACGCGCCTGTAGTTGGTGGGGCCGCCAATATGGTGCACGGCAGTCTCGGGTGCGGGCACAGTCACATCGATACCCAGCCGCTTCTGCATCATCCTCAGCCGCCGACGCTCGGCCGACCCCTTGCCGCGACGACCGGGTCTCTTTGGCCTCTTGTACGCCGCCTGTCCCGAAGCGTCAAAGGTGGTCGAAGCGAGGGTCCTGAGTGCGCGCGTGCGCTCATCGTCTTTGCGAGCGGTCGTGTTTGAATCCGTCGCAGGCCTGCTCTCGCCTTCCTCCTCCTCTTCTTCTTCATCATCATCATCATCATCATCACGATGCTCCTCTCTTTCCTCGTCGCCGCTGCCGTCGCGATCGCGGTCGTCCGCATGTTCGTCAAGAGGGTGGCCGTCACGATCGCTGTTGTGCCGGTCGTGGTCGTCATCGTCGTCGCTATGTTGGTACTCGTCTTCCGAGTCGGGAACTAGACACGGGGAGGGCGAGCGCTCGGCACCCTTGACGTCGTTGGGTTGTCTGCGACCGGCGCCTCTGCGAGTGGCATTGTCGTCGCCGCCGTCCCGATCGTTCTCTCTGTGTTGTTTCTCGCCGTCGACACACATCTCTTGGTCGCCCATATCATGTTGAACGGCGTCGTCATCGCGATCCTCGTCTTCGCTGCCAGATGCATCGGCCCAAGACTCGACGACGACGACTGGCCTCGTCACACGCTGCCGACTGTTGTTGTCGCCGACTCTGTTGGTATACCTTTTGTTGTTGTTGTGGTGGTGGTGGTGATAGTTGTTGCTGGCGTCGTTTCTCCTGTTGGCGTTGCCCCTGTTGTCGATATTGCCTCTGTTGTTGTTGCGCCGGTTGTAGTTGCCGTTGTAGTTGCCGTTGGTAGTATTGGCGTGCCTTGCGGCGCCGCCTCGGACACTGACTCGACCAAACGGGCGCGGTGCGCCGCCCTCTTGCGAGGCCGAGGGGGCGACGCGCTGGCGCTTGGCATGACGCAGACCGCGCTCCGCGGGGCTCGGCGAACGGCGGTGGTGACGGCGGCTGCTAGGCGGGGAGAGCGAACGGGCGACAGTGGGCGAGCGGGAGCGACTGCGCTTGCGGTCGAACCGGGGGTTGCGAGATGGTCTGGCGGCAACAACGGCGTCCATGGTGTGGGTATGTCTCTTTTTTTCCGATGAGGTAATAATAAAAAAATGGTTGTCTTGTCGAGTAGAGAGGCCTGCTGTATGGCGACGGATTGCGAGAAGGAAAGGGACAAACCGAAAAAAAAAAGAATGAGGAATGTGTGTTGCCCTGTTGTTGTTGTCTTGCGCCTTTTATCGCCCTCGTGTTTGTTTGGTGACTTTTCGCAATGCACACGTTGGCCTTTTCTACCCGTCACAGGACAACGGTTCCTTCCAATCGCCATGCAATATCCTTTTTTTCTCCTGCCAATGAAAAGAAAACGCATGTTTTGGTCTCAAAAAAAAGAGAAATTTCAATTGTCGGTTGCTATGGCGTCCACCGTTGGACAGAGCGTGGCCATTGGCCGAGCGCGTGGCCGGCTGTGGTGACGGCAACGCGCTGGGGTTTTCTCCGTTTTGGCCCGCGCGCGGGCAGGGGTTGGTGCGCGAGGCGCTTGGGCCGTGCGCTGCCGTCGCCCAATGCCCTCGCGTGCGTGCGTGCGTGCCGACGGCAGGCAATCAACTACAAAAAGAGGTCGCCCTCTCTGTTTGCTTTCACATCGCCTTCAGCGTCGAACCAGCCCCATTTGCCTTTGCACCGCCGAGTTGGCAGGCATCGCCCTCTTTCTCCTCCCCATCGCTTCCAACTAGCCGCCAGGCAGAGACCGTCCCTGCATTCGCCCCGGCCCAGCCACGATAGGAAAAAAAAAGAGAGGCCCTCAAGACATCCGCGACTTGACATCTTTCTAATCCGTCGTCACGATGAGCACTGCCACATCACCCGCCCTTCAAGATGCTCTGCAAGCCGCCGACCAGCCCGCCAAGGGATCCGATGCTCCCGCTGTCGATCGCAATGACACGCGCAAGCGCAAGCGCACCATCCCCGAGACAGATGATGCCCAAGACGAGGATGAGTATGGCCGCGACCATGACGACGGCGGTGGCAATGCCAACGGCGATGACCACGTCCATGCCGTGGCACCAAACGAAAAGCAAGGCCCCCTGACTCCTCCTCCTTCTTTGGCTTTGTCAGACGGCGGCAACAAGGCCGCCAAGGCGACAAGCGCGAGTCAACCTCGCACAATCGAGCAACTCGCCGCGGCGAAAAAGCCCGTGTCCTCGGCGACCATGACCACGACCATTGTGAGGCGCACGCCACCGGCCACCACGCGCGCGGCGCCCACGCCGCCGAGTTCCGAACCCGAGGACGAAGTCACGCGGCTCAAGCGCGAGTTGGAGCAAATGGCCAAGGCCAAGGCCGACGCCGAGGCCCGTCTGGCCGCTGTCACCAAGCGTGCCTCTGGCGGCGGACGCGGGCGTGCCGAGGAAGACGCGCGCGCTGTCGACCCGCTCCCGGACGAACCGTGGGCCATGAGCGCCGAACGACGCGGTGCGCTTGTCAAAGAAGCCGGCCGCGTGTTGGCCGACGCCGAGGAACACTGGCGTGAGTTGGACGCTGCGCAACGCGAGGCCAATGGCGCCGGCAGCACCAACCCGAGAGGCGACCGCGCGCGGGCCAAGACGGCGGGCATTGCGCACGCCGGCATGTGGATACGCGCTTGGGGCTTTATGCACTACCACATGGCGTGTCTCTACAAGGAGACCATTGCCGGTGGGCGCGCGGCCCGCGTCGGTCGCGGCGTGCCCACCGACCCCGAAGAGTTGGCCAAGGCCGAGGCGCGCGCCTATGCGCCCCTCATGGTGGAGCGCATTCGCATGGCGCGCTTCTTTCACGAGACCATTGAGCGCTTCCACCAAGAGTTTAGTCCGCCGACGGACGCGCGCGGCCGTCCGATCCGACCCCAGGTGGCGTCTATGCCCACGCGCCACATGCATACGGTGGCCCTAGCGCACCCCGCGCTGGGCGCCGTTGCGATCGGACCCGAGGTGGCCGAGGTGGCCGCGCTCCCCGAGAATGCGCGCACCACTAGCAATTTGGCGGCGTCCAAGGCGGCGTCCCGGCGGTCCAAGGGTTCATCGTCGGCGATCAGTGGCGCATCGCCCTCGTCATCATCGACATCGTCGTCGTCGGTCGCCGCATCGCCTCGTCCCGCCAAGCGCTCACGCACCTCTGGCAACGCGTCGAGGGTTGGCGCTGGCCGGCGTCGCACCTCGTCGCGTCGTCTCATTGACGATGAGGTTGACGAAGACGATGATGTCGATGAAGATGATGATGACGAGGAGGAGGAGGACGATGACGGAGAGGATCTCGCCGACTTTATTGATGACGGTGACGACGATCAGGAGGCCTCTGCGGATGACAACATGGCCAACGATAGGCGCAGCGCCGGGGAAGGTGATGATGACGGTGATGATGATCAAAAGGATGACGAGGAGGAAGAGGAGGGAGACGACGACGACCCGAGGGCGTCACGCAAGCGCAAGATGGCGTCGCTCGCCGCCAAGGCGCAAGCCGCCAGATCGAGGCGTCGCTGAAAAAAAAAGAGAACCCCCGACTTGGCCTGTGACGGGTGCCGGCTGTCGCTGCTTTGTGTGACCCGGAACAAGACAACGGGCTCTGGCCAGGGAGATTGTGCATGTCTGCCGCTCGCCTTTGTTTCTCTATGCATTTTTTTGTTTTCCTGAACTATTCTCTTGTGTTTACTCTTTTCTTTTTTTCTTGCCCCAAAAAAAGATACGATATGGCGGCGCTCGATCTTTTTCGTCATGCCTTTTTTTGCCGCACCATCCCCCAGGTTCTCAGAAGAAGAAGAAGAAGAAGAGGCGTTGGCAGATGCACCGCCACGAGACCAAAACAACCGGTGCGCAAGGAAGAAAAAATGTAGTGAATGCACGACAAAGGCGCCATTTGCCTCTCTGTCAGTCTTTTTTTTTTCCATTTGTCCAGTGTGCTCTGGCGGCGCACAAAAAAAAAAGAAAAAAACCGAGGGAAACGGCGGGTCGCTGTCCAGGGCTCAAAAAATAAAAGGGGAGACAACAATTGCGCGCACACACGGCGCGCGCCCGCTCTCTCGCTCTTTTCAGTCCTTTTTCTTTCTCCACAGATCTTGTTGGCCGTCGGGACCTCGTCTTGGCGGCGTGTTTGTTTGTCCACGACCAGAAAAAAAAGAGGAGAACAAAAAAAAAGAGACAAACAATGCAGGACAACAGATATGATGCGACGGGCTCGTCGCGCGGTCGTGGGCGCGTATGGTCGGCACAATTCGAGGCCGTGATCGGACCCGAGAGGCCCTATGTGCCCAGGGACTGGTTGATGGGCGACATTGCCAAAGTGGCCGCAGAGGCCGGCGTGCCGGCGCACGCGTGCGTGGTCGCCGCCATACGCGTGCGCGGCGAACCTGACCAGACGCGCGCACCCGGCTGGCCTTTTGTCGACCGGCGGGTCACGCTGGTGCTGTTTGCCGATCGCCCTGCTGTCGGATGTGGTGCGCCAGTGCCCGCGCGTGCCATGGGCCGTCTCGGCTGGCGACGCGTACCGTGGACAGATGACGAAGCCACCGCATGGGCGCATGCGATTGGCACCGACGCGCATACCGTGATGGCCGGCAGCGACTATGACGACGGCGTGTGGGGCGCCCCCATGGCCGCCTACATGGTGGCCGTGCGCGACCACGCCAAACTCGGGCGACCGCGTCCGGCGCGACCTGCCGCGATCGGGACCGGCCCGCACGGCCGCACGGTGATTGTCGGCTGGCTGGGTTCGTCGGCGCTGGCCGACAGCGCCGAAGGGCTCGCGCTCCATCTCGGGACGTGGCCGATTTTGGTTGACAACAGCAACAACGACCGCGACCAACGCATCTCGATCGAACCGAGCGCTTGAGAGCCTCTCAAAGGCCTGATCGCATATACGCGCGCACGGCCACGCAGCAAATTGTCAAGAAAGAAAAAAAAAGAGACACACATACACACACGAGAATCATCACAGCAACTGCCGAACCGCTCGTCTCTGGTTTTTTATTGTTTGAGTCTTTGAAAAAGAAAAATGAAAAAAAAAGGAAAGAAAAGAAAAGAAGTGCCGCACGAGACAAAAAAGGGATTTTGGACGGGGGGCGGGGCGAATGCGCCAGTGGGTCTCAGCCACGCGCAAGGCCAAACACGTGATTGCACACGGACGGACGCTGTGCGGCCGCGCGAATGCGCGGCGTCGGCCCGCCATAGCGATGCGGGTCGAGACGAAAAGGCACATTACGCGCGCCAAATGTGGTCCCCACGGCGTGCTCATAGACGGCCGTCGCCTGTTCAAAGCATCGATCGATGCCGGCGGCATTGGCCCCCTTGGACTGGCGAAAGACCACCATCTTGTAGTCGCCCTGCACGCACTCAAATGCGTAGGTGAGCGCGCACAGGGCCTTGGCGTCCGGACCGTCCCCGCCCGGCGCCGGCAAGCGCAAAAAATTCCAGCGCTTCTTGTCGGCGACCTCTTCCAGGCGCACGTTGTCGTCCCACGGTTGGCCAAAGTCGTCTGTGATCTCGTCGCCAAAGCCCGCGCGGGCCAAATAGGCATGCAGGGCGGCGTTGAGCGCGTAGCGCTTGAGCGTGGGCTCGTCCACGGGCGTCTGGCGGCCGGTGGTGCGTACGCGAGGCCACGCACGCTTACTCGACGCCGGCCGACCGGCATCGACGAGACGTTCAGGCGCGAGGCCGACCAGCGGCAGTGCGCGCCGGACGCATCGCAAGATGGGTCCCGTCTCGGTGTCCCACCGGCGGTCGGCGGGTGTTGTGAGAGCGCGCATCGCCGTGTTGGTCGATCGAAAGAGCAGTGACGACACAGGATCGAGCCAGCCCTTGATCGCGTCCAAGAGTTCGACAGGCAGTGACTCTAGACTGGCCGGTTGCGCATGGGCGCCTGCCACATCATCGTCGGCGCCGTCTCTGGCGTCGGACGCTGCCGGTCCATTGTCCACGCGGCGGCGCTTAGAGGGCGTAGGTCCGACGGCGCCGTCGGCGCTCGCTCTTGTTTTGCGCCACGAGGCTGTGCGGTCACTCGCGCTCGGATTATCGCCCATCTGTGTGTGTGTGTGTGCTTTTTCTTCTTCGATGTATGTCGCCGTGCACGCCCGATCGACCTCTGCCTTGTCTTTTCTTCTTTTTTCTTTTTCCTGACAATTTTAATTCTCGATGATCGCCCGCGCCACGTCCTGTCACGGCCTCTTTCTGGCTGTCGCGGGGCGACTACAAGGCCGACGATTTTCCCCTGATGTGGTTTTTTCTCCTCTCGCCTCCTTTTTTTCCACTTGCAAGATGCGCAAAAGTGCGTCCTATGCAAGGCCGACGGCCCCCCAATCAGCACGAGAAAAAAAAAAGAAGAGGACAGGCGCTCCCCAGACAGGCGCGCTTGCGTGCCGCGTCTCTTTCGGTTCCAAGCCAGCCTAAAAGGAGGACTGGAGAAAAAAAAGAAAAGAGAAGAGAGACACAATCAAATGCTATTGGTTTCCTTTTTTTCTTTGCAGGGTTTTGTTTCGTTCCCGCCCCCTTTTTCCAAAACTCGACCAAGCGCATCCGGACCCTTGCTCCCCCTTTTTTTTTTCTTTCTTTTTTTTTTCGACAAAACAGCGCGCGGTTGCTGCTGTTGCCTTGAGCGTTGGCCTTGCACGCGATCGCTTTGGCTCTCTTTTGTTTCCCTCTGTCGCTGCCTTCCTAAACGGTCAGAGAAAGAGTACGACTCTTTTTTTTCTTGTGCTTTTGTCGATCCGCGGCGCATGTTTGCGCGCGCACGCCTCGTATCGACCACAACACGCACGCGCATCGACCTGACCGCCTCTCTCTTTTTCCCTGAGCATCTTCTTTTCCTTTTTTTTTCTCCTATCCTATAGTATCCCTTTTCTTTATTTTTTTTTGCTTGGGCGTTCTTTGTTTGCGTCAGCAAAGACAATTTAACGATGGCCGCCTACCGAGGGCGCTACTTTGAGCGTCCCGTCGGTCGCGACTCGGACAACGACGACCGGCGCTGGTTCGACGACCTGCTGCATTCGCCCGCGAGATCCGATGCCCGACAAGACGAGTTTGGACGACAGAGGAGGCCGGCGCCTCCGGCACGAAACAGGCCCGACCAACGCCGGCGCCGGTGGGGTCACGACAATGTCGCCCCCAGACACAAGGAGAACGCCGGCGACAACTGTAGGCTTCCGCGCATGACCCAAGACGGCGAAGCCATCTCTGCAGTAGAACTGGTAGGAATTGCGTCGGGCGCGCGCGACCACCACGCGCGTGAACTCTGCAACGTGATCCTCCGCACGCTCACGCGTCGCGGGTGGGTCTTTGCCACCGAGCCCCTAGGATGGGAGACGCCCTCGTCGGTCGTGCAGGCCGGCGACGTTGCTCAGTTTCTGGCCGCCGCGGCCAACGCCATCGGTGGCTCGCCCTTTGGCGCGCGTCTCAGATGCTACCACAAGACGCCGGCCTATGAAGCGCTGCTGGATCATGTAGACCGGACGCGTCGCGACTATGCTGCCCGGTCGCCGCCTGCACAAGTGCCTGCCTCGCACCATCTCGAAACGTTCCAAACGGACGAAAACAAGGGTCACTCTGTAGAACGGTCGCCGCGCCCCGCCACGCCACCTCAACAACAACAACAAATTGCACCAAGTCATGTCGCAGAGCAAGCCCTGCCGCTTGGCAATCCGTCACAACACACAGACGCGATCGCCGCCGTAAACGTCTCTGCTGCTGTCAAACACGCGCCAGCCGAGACAGCGAGCGCCCAGGACAAGAGCAGCGGCAACGCCGAAGACGATGGCGCTTGGCATCGTAAGGAGCAAGATGCCGGGGCCAGTCTCGACTACCGAGAGGCCGAGCGCGACCACAACGAAACCCTAGTGGAGCGCATGGCCAGCGTTGCGCATACCGACCGGCCCCTTTGTGTGTGGAGGCATTCGGATGGCGTGTGGGCGCTTGTGTTTGCCGTGCGCCCCGGCGCGCACCCGCGTCGCCCGTGGCGCGTCGTGGCAGGTCACCGTGCTGCATTGGGCCTCGACGAGCAACACGCAACACATGCCAGAGACGATACGGACAATAACGACGATGGCGTGTGGATCGACCGGGCCAAGGTGATCGAACGCGCGTGTCACGCTCTGTGCTCTCCCGCAAACGTGGTGGCGGCCGCCCCCTCGCCGGCGCTGGAACCGCCACTGTGTGACGATCCCGATGCCGTTGGCTTTGATTCCACGTGGGCGCATGTGACCGCTCTGTGTTGCCTCGACCAAATGGGACGAGGGTGCGCCTCGACACATGTGCCGCACGCTCTCGTGGTGCATCTGGCCGCGCGACTCGTCGAGGCGTCCGCACACGACACGCCTCACGCGGCTCGGTGCCGAGACCTCGCCGACGCGCTCAGCGCGCGTCTCGGGCATAATGGCAGCGTCTAATAAAAACGCGCGCTCACGCACACCAGACTCGCCTCACTTTAATTGGGTCTTTTCCCTGGTTTTTAGGATGACATCCCTCCTGTCGCAACAAAAAGAGAGAGAGAGAGAGAGCCGCTCTTGTATTTCCTTTGTCGTTTTTCCTCTGTGGCCAGAGGAGAGAGCGCCGCATGCGTATTTCAACGCAAACAATATTCCTGCAAAGCCCCAGAGGTTTCCAGTGCGCGTCCCTTTTTTCCCATTGCGCTCCATGCGAACCAGACGGCACACTCTCAGTCGTGTGATATGCCGTCCCTCAAAGAAAAAAAAAGAAAAAACGTATACAACCTGGCGCCAGATTCAAGTTTATATGTTTTTCTTTGGTGGCGCGCCCAACATGGGACACGGGCAGGCGCGCCCAGCGCGCGCAAAATACACAAAACTTTTTAAAATTCCTAGACGTCGACATGGCAGAGGGCAGGACAAGGAAAGAGATTTGACAATCTTGTGTGTCTCGTGTATTTTTGGGGGCATTTCTACTCATGGGCAAAGAGCCGACGCGACGAAAAGAAAAAGGCACAAAAGAGACCGAGCCAATTTGGCGCCAGATTGGAAAAACACAACAGTAAAGGACGTGGTTTCTCTTTTTTCTTTTCTTTTCTTTTTTTGGAGGAGCCCAAAGAGGACCGACGGACTCGATGACGGTCCGCCGGTGCGAGAAAAAAAAGACACACGCCCGTCAGAACAGCCCATGACAAATGACAACAAGAAGCATAATCATAATCATAATCATAATCATAATCATGTTAATAATAATGAACAACATAACAAAACAACAACGAAAATCAAAAAGGCGAAAAAGTGTTGCGAGTTCTTTGGTATCGCTCATGGCGTGTGCGCGCACAAATTCTCTTGGCCGCCTGGTGCCTTTATTCTCCGAATCGGAAACAAAAACCGGTACCCTTTTACCTCATTGGACAATGTTGTGTCGACACTATTTGAGAATGACGACCGCGCCTACCGGGTGTGTGGTTCATTCGCTCGCCGCAAAAAGCTGCCGCCGGCCATATTGCACGCGTGCACACACTATTGCAGACGACAGTTACACCGACTGGCAAAGAGGCAAGAGGTCACGATCCTTGAAAACAACCGCCCATATCATTGGCGTCCAACACAAAAGGCGACAAAGAGACGGCCTCCTTGTAACAACAACGGTGTATTTTCATTCGGGTTCTGTCGCCTTTGTACAACGCGGGAAAGCAACAATGAAGCCGGCCTTTGGCACGACCGAATATACAGTCGAGGTGAGGAGCGCCGGAAATGCCGCACGCGCTGTGCTCGTCACCGTCAAGGGCATCCCGAGAGACGCCAGCGTCGGTCTCGTCCAGAAGCGGATCGCTACGGCGCACGCCAAGCGTTACCCGGCGCGGCCCGTGCTCTGCTTTGCCGCCGAGACTGCCCTTGCATACGACCTCGTCGATTGCCATGGCGCCGTCCTCTCTCGTGCCGCCAAGATGACAGAGGCGCTCGCACGACACGACCCCTACGCGCCGCTGGTGGCCGTGCCGCGCCGTACGCAAGACAAGCGGCGCCAACCGACGCCACAAACAAGCGACAGCCATGCAACGTGCGATCACCTACTGTCGTCATCATCGTCGCCACAATCATCACAAACGCCATCGCTAGCACAAGCGCCATCGCCACCGGCGAGTTCTGCCGAATCGCACCCGCCTGCCGCTGCCGTCGGCCTCGTCGTGCCAGAGCCAGAGCAACAGCCTCGGCAGTCGGACGACGGTCAATGGATGTCTGCCATCGACATCGTGCGAGCGATGAGCGGTCACTGGCGAGGTGCTAGCGCGCGCCTTGTCACGAACCGGGTGATGAGACGCCTCAAGCGCCGGGCGCCGTTTGCGTGCCTACCCCTCCCCATGCCATGGGCGGATTTTGACAATGCCAGAAAGGTGCAGACGCCCGTGGTCTCGGTACGCCAGCTGTCAGCGCTGGTCGACGCAGTGGGCGCCATTCTCGACGAGGGCCGGACGACCGGAGCGGCGCAGCGCTACAAAAAGACCGCCTCTTTTGCCGCTCTGATAAAAGGCCACGACGGCGACCAGATACCTTTGTACGACGACGCGCCGTCTGGCGATGCCGAGGTATCGCCATCAGCAACGATCGGCAACAGCGACGACAACCTATCGGATCACAGTGTGCCAGACGACTCGTGTAGCCATCTGCCATGTGATGGTGCGCCTACAGAGGAGACGCGCAACAGCGATCAACGCAGTAGCGACCTTTGCGTGTCGAAACCAGGCCACAAATCAGACGACGACAACGCCATCACATGCCATGAGACGCTATCTGACGCCGACAGCGCACGCGTGACCGCGAGCGAGACGGAATGCTGGGACGACGATACGCCCGAGATCGATGTTCCGCCAGCGCGAGATCGACTGCCCGAGACGCAGCACGCCGTCTACACATCAGGCCGTAAGCGAAAGCGTCGACGGGCCACGGCGACGACGGTGCGTTGGATCAACGAACGCAATTGGATGCATGCGACGCCAAACACCGGACGGGCGGCGCAACAAGTCATGGACAGCGACATTGACGCCGTCGAGTGTGCGTCTAAGCGCGCTCGCTGGTACCGATCAACACCAACAGTAGCAGCGGCGTCACGCGGCAACGACGATGACAGTGACGACAAAGAAGAAGAAGAAGAAGATAGCGAGAGCACGCAAAGTCAACAAAAACGCCGATGCAAGCGAGGAGACGAGGAAGAGACTCTGCCTATGCGAGCGGCCGATGGCGTCGGTCAAGGCTCTTGTCATACCACGCCGAGCGTCCAGGCGCCAGATGCATCCGCACGTGCAGGCTCTACGATAGGCAACAAGAATAGCGCCAATGACGAAGCAGAGGGAAACGGCAAACAAGGCGAGGAGGACGAGGACGTCGAGACAGAATTTGAGCGGCAGTGGAATTGGCACGTCGCCGCGCGCGCAGTGGAAAAGGCGCGCGCTACGGGGCCGCTGCGCATTTGGAAGACGAACGGGTCCGTGTGCCGCCTGATGCTGGCCGTTTCGCTGTCCAAGGAGATACCCGGCCTCTGGGAGGTGGTGGGCGGACGCACGGACCCGCATCGGCCGCCACCGGCAGCACGAGAAGAGTGGATCGACGATGCGGCAGTGATCCCGATCGTCGCGCGCACGATACGATCGCCCTCGACAGCGGTCACGACAGACGCTGCCATGTCGCCCATGAGCAACGAGGCCGTGACGGTGGCCAACGCGGGCTTTTTCGCCCTATGCCGCCGACATCTGGCCTTGCGCGGAAGCGACGGCAGCGTCAAACTTGACGCCTCACTGGCAGCGAGAGCCAGACGCTTGGCGCGTGATGCCGCCAACACGCCGCGCGCCTCTATCTGTGCCCAATTGGCGCAACTCTTGACGTGATCATCCTCTTTCTCTTTCCCCTTTTTTTGTTCTTCAAAAAAAAAAGAAAACAGTTTCCTAGACTGCCCCATTTTCGTGTGCGTCCACACGTACATACACACAAGGAGATGGATCAAAAAACCATCCTACCAGACTTTTTTTTATTCAAAAGGGCAGGGACCGGCCGATCGTGGGTCTCGCATCCCAAAATGCGTCGCCATTTCGTGTCTCCTTCTTGGTGCTGTCGTGGCGCTCCTTTGGCGGAGCCTCTCGGCAGTGATCCTTTCTATCTTTTTTTTTTCAGAACCCCCATCTCCCAATGACCACGCCGCTTGTTGTGGTGCATTTGTAATCGGACAAAGAAAGAAAAAAGAAGAGGCTCTTGCGTCGCTTATGGGATAGCGAGAAAAAAAAAGACCGATGGTTGCGGGTGACTCGCTCTTTGCCGCCAAACAAAAAAAAGATGGGAGATGTCCTTTTTATCTCGCACTTTTCACAGACCCTGGGCACGCTGCAATCACGTGGGGGTTACAGAAGAAAAATTCGACGAGACCAAAGAAAAGACGAGGCGCAGATTCGCCATGCGAATTCTTTCCTTTTTCATTTGGCGTGCCTCTTTTCTTCTTTCTTGGGGTGTCGCTGAGTGCATTTTATGCGACGCGGGAAAAAAGGAAAAGGAGAAATGGGACAGAGATTCTTGCATGGCATTGGAGGGGTGGATGGGCCAATGTGGTCTCGCCTTTTTGTAGAGGGAAAAAGAGACGACAAAGCTTTGCCGTCTTCGTGGCCTTTGCTGCCGCCCTTTTATCGCGTGAGCGCAGACACGACCGCACGAAACAACCGGACCAAACAAACAGAAAAAGGCGCTTTGCGTATAAAAAAAAAGGAAAAAAGAGACGTAAAGACAGGAAAGAAAGAAGAAAAAAGGCATTTGTCATGGCGGACTGTCTTTTTGGAAAAGATGTGCTGGCAACGGGCCTGACTGTCGACCACGACGACATGCCTGATTGTGCCGATCTAGCGCGGCGTGGTGTTGGGGCCTACCGCTTTCCTCTGCGCTGGAACCGTGTGATTGCGTCGACTACCTTTTATCACGACGAGCCGGCTGTCGATCGAGACGACAATTGCAGAGACGGCGACGGACTGGTGGCATGCGTGCTCGGGCCTCGTGTCCTGCCTCTAAACTGCGATACGCTCGACGGTGCCGACGTGACCTTTTGGTCGTACGACGATCCACGATGGCATCTCGTCGACGCCGTAGCCTGGGACGGTCTCCCGATGACGCGCGCACTCATCGATACGGCCGGCATGCGCCACTATGCCGACATAATGGAACGTCTGCATGCTCACGGCATCGAACCGATTCCGACTTTGGACACGTCAGACATGCCCGATGCGCTCTGTCGTGTAGTGGATGGGTGGCGATCGCCGCTGGCCGTCGAGGCCTATGCCCAGTTTGTTCGCGCCGTCCTTGGCCATCTAGGGCATCTGGCCCGCACATGGGTGTCGGTGTTGCCCGCACATGCCAACGACGCCAGCGGCGCGGTGGATCTGGATCGCCGCCGTTCCGTGCGTCACATGCTTTTGGCCCAGGCGCGTGCTGCCGGCATCTATCATCGCGATCTCTCGGGTGCCGGCGGAGCAGCGCGCGGCCGTTTTGCCGTGGCCATCTCTTGCCATCCACCTGCGACTGCCGATGCTGCCAGTGATGCGTGTACCCGTTTCGACCGTGTCATCAGGGCCTTTGGACACTTTTGTTCAGTTGCGCCCGATCGCGAGGACGGCTTTGCATGGGGCTTTACGACGGCACAGAGGGCGCTCCTTTCGCGCACCGCTGACGCCGTCGTACTCGATTGTGCACTAGAGGACCAACAACATCATCATCATCGACAACATGTCGCTTCGACCGAACACAATAGTGCGTGCAACAAATGCACGTCGAATCCCACAGACGATGACGTTGCGAAACCCACTGCCTTGGCGACCGACAGTGGCTGCTCAGAGATGGGCATCCACGCCCAAGCACTCGCTTTTTGGATCGATCAGGCTGCCGTGGCGTTGCCTGGCGTGCCCATCCTTGTATGCGACGGTATTGCCTCGGACCTGGTCGATGAGGGCGTGTCTGCGGATATGGATGTCGAGGGTGATAACGCCGACCACATCTCCTCCGATCCTCTTTCCGCCGACGACGACTTGGATGCGAATATCTGCCCGTCAACAACTGCGCTTGATTACGACGATGACAAAGAGCCCGATCGAGACGTCGCCTTGGACGTTGACATGGTGGTCAAGGCTCTTGCGACGCGATTCGCGGCAGCCCATCAAGCGTCTCTCATGGGCCGGCCTGTCGAGATGTACCTCGTGCGGCCCGGTTGAAAAAAAAAGCGCATGTTGAAATAAATCTTGGGGCCTCTTTTCTTTCTCCCAGAAACAATACAATGCGCCACCGGTTAACCATTTTTTTGTCAAAGAGAAAAGGTCATGCTGTTGGGCCGCGATGTACCTCCGCCGATAACAATGCGAAACAATAGAAACAATAAAAAAACATGATGCGACAATCTTTTTTTCTGTCTGCGACAAAAGGACAGACACGGCAAGAGGACATGCCCTAGATAATGCTCTTTCGTCCTTTTTTTTCCCGGTGGCGGGATAGGATAGAAAAAAATATGTCGTTGCTCAGGACGCCGTCTCTTTTCTGTGTGGGTCGCTTTGGTCTCTTGCCCCTTTTCTTTTTGGTCTCTCGGTCCCGCCTGTGGGCACAAGACGAAAAAAAAAGAGACTGCTGCGTGCTGTTTTTTTCCCTTTGCAGCGTGCGCAAACCTATAGGTGTCTTTTGGTCCAAAAAGACGTCTCTTTCTTTTGGCCTCTGTCCCTGACAAAAAGGGCGAGCACCAAAAAAGAAAGACCGCTCAAAAAAAGAAGGGAAAAAAGAGGTTTATTCATGTGCTTGTGTCGATAGCGACGCGGTTCACTCGTCGATTTGTGCGTCGACCGCGCGCACTAGACCACACGACCACAACGCGGTCCATGCGGGATCGACGGGCGACAAAATGCCACCGTCGGTGATGGCATCGGCAGCGTCGGCCATGGTGCAATCGAGCACGATCGGTCGTACCCGACACCATCGACGCCACGCGTGTACGTCTGCTGCAAGGGGGTCGCGTCGTGTGTGATTGTCAACCACGTCAGGCACCAGTGCGTCAGCCGGCAGTGCGCCGGCGCGCATCGCCAAAAAGTACAGACCCTTGCTGAGGTTGTGGACCTCGACGATGGACGCGGTCTTGTGCGCGACGCTCGCTCGACGGCAATCCAACGCGGCAGCCATCCAGAGGTCAAACACGCTCCGGTGGCCAAAAAGGTCAGGCGGTGCGGTGTCGACGGCTGCCACTAGAGCATCGAGCGTGCCCCATTCGCGCGCACGCAAGAGCCCACCCGCCGCTGCTGCCAGGTCGCACATGAGCGTATCGGTGCGCATCGCATCAGGGCAGATGACGAGTGCCGCCAGGACCACGCCCGAGGCAAAATAGAGATCCGCACCGCGCGCACATATGGCTAGCGCCGATGCAATCAGCGCTGGCGGCAGAGGATGGACAGGCACGAGATTGTCGAAATGGCGCAATCCGATGATCAGGCGCGTGGCATCTCCCATGGGCACGCACAGTGCCTCGATGACCACGTGCAGTGCCAATTCGGGTGTCTCGACGACAGAGCGCGCAAGGGGTCCGGCGCCGCCATTGGGATCGTCGGGTTGTGTGAGCAACCAGTCGAGCGATGCTGTAGCGCCTCCGGAAATCGCTCGGACGATCGCCGTGCACCAAAAGCCCCGTTCTGAAGGCTGAGACATGGTGCTTTCTCCCCCTTCTCCGTCGGTGTCGTCGTCGTCCTCTTCCACGCCCCCGTCATTATTATCATTATTGTTGTTATTGTGTTCGTCATCGTCTATACGATCGTCGCCGTCGCCCTGGGCATACGCGTCCATGATGCCATCGATATCGATAGTATCGTCGTCCATCTGACCAAAGGCCGTTGTGATCATGACGTCTCTGTCGGCGTCGGCCGCGCTCAATGCTTCTAGACATTGCCTGGGAGGCGAGCATTTAGGCACACCCCAGAGCCTGATGGCTGTTGCTGCCGCGCGCGGCCGATCGGCAGAAAAGGCCAAGAAGCACCAGCGTCTGGCCTTGCCGAGCCAGGGCACAAAGGCCACAAGGCGTTCTGGACGCGCCTCGCGATCACAGACGCTACGCACGACCAACTCGGTCGCCGTTTCGAGTGCCATATGCTCATTGCGCCCGTCGACCACCTCCAAAAGACGCGCCAACAGCGAGTCGGTGGCCTCTGGCGAGGGGGCAGCCAAGCACGCGCGTATCATGCAATCCCAAAGAGCGCGGCGATCCGGTGGGCCGAGGCATTGCATCACCATGTCGAAAACCGCCGGCGAGCCAGTCGCTGCAATGTCGAGCGACAGGGCGCGCCAGTCACAGTGCTGAGCGCCAAGCGCACCGTTCCAGCGGCCCATTGCCCACTCTAGATTTGCGCGCGGCATCGGGCTTCTGCAGGCTCCACGTACGACGGCCCACGCAACAGTCAAGCGGTCGCGGTGGGGTCGTTGATCGATATCATATTCGTCGGCGCCGTTGCAGTCACTATGATCCTGGAGGCTATTGTTTTCGTCGCCTTCTTGAAACCAACCGACGGGAACCGATCGACAAGGGTGGTCGATGCCCCAGTGTCGGACATCGCGTATGGCCGTTGTGTTACCCGACGTGGCGACGGCGACGGCGGCAGCGAGGCGCTCGTTGAATCCGTCGCCAATGGTCGGGACAAGATCCAGCCATGCGTTGGCTGCGCCCATGTCGCGCGGCAGTAACGATATGGCATCTCTCAGCGCCGATGCACAGACGACGCGTCCGGTAGACCAGGCTTGCGGCGACGCGCGCGATGGACGCACACGTTCAAGCGCGGCGATTGTGGCGCGCGTTGGCGCAAACACAATGCGCCGCCATCGGCGACATGTCATCGCGGCAAAGGTGCGCCATCGCGGATCGAGTACGAACCGGCCGCTGGCCGTGCGGCCCTGAAAGACAAAGCCCAAAACTTCGTCGGGCAATCTCGCAAAAGGGAAAAGATCGTCCGCCTGACTCTCGCCGCCATTTCTGTCATCGCTGATGTCATGCGACACTGGTGTGTCAGGCGGCGTCTCATCAGGCCGTGCCCTCTTCTTCGACGAGACACATAAACTGTTGTCGCTGGCAACAGCGAGCGCGCCGTCGCCTTTGGTGAGACACGCATGTGCCTGTGGTTCGCCGTCAGACGGTCCTTTTCTCTTTTGGCGCTTTGGCGGTTCCATTTCCTCTGTCTGTATAATACCGCCGGTGTTGCCGTCGCTGCTCAGTCGAGATGGAGTCGGAAAGAAGAGGGTTGCAAAGGTAATCGCGTCGCTGTCTGTGCAGGTTGCAACGACGACTGCTCACCAGCCAATGCGAGACCAAAATGCAAGAGCGCCGCGACTGGCCGTGTGACTGATCTTGCTGGCCTCTTTTAGAAAAGAGGACGCTAGGTGGGGCGTCGCAATTCGTGCTGTGCCGACAGCCCGTTATTCCAATTCATCACCGCCAATAAAAATGCAGAAAAATTGATTTAAGAAAATAGGGTTGGATGAAAACCCGAAAGAACGGGCCGTTGGCGCAGCATCAAGCGCAATGGTCGAGTGCGTGCCGGTCTTTTTCTTACAGACAAGAAGAGGAATCGCGTGTACCGCCGGACCCGCGCAATTCGAGTTGCGCACCGAGAACGCGTGTGCATATGAGCGCAAGGGCGCAATCAAAAAAAAAAGCAAGGCACGCTCATTCTGCGTGCTCAACAAATAGGGAAGAGCGGCCGAATCGGCGCTGGTGCGTCGCGCGCCATCCTACAGACATTCAAAGACCCGTGGTCTCTCAAAAGAAAGACTGATCACACCTGCCATGTATCGAACAAGCGCCTGGATGCGGGTGCGGTCGTGTGATTCTGTGCTGTTGTTGGCGCCTCCCGTCCGACAGCAAACCTCGGCAGCACTCGCGCTGCGTCTCTTGCCAACGGGGCGGTGCAAGAGCCAAGCGGATCTCGACGCACTGTACCCTGACGGCCGACGCTACCTGGTCGACTGCGTCACGGGAGAAAAGATCTATCTCTCTGACAAGGCCGCCCGCGCGTTGGAACAAAGTATGTCAGAGATCCCAGAGGCGCTGGCCCGCTTGGAGACGCGCCGGCGCGCATGGCAAAAGGCCCAACAGCAACGTCTGTCTGAACACGATCCAATATTGTAACCGTCCCGCATGCTCACGCGGCGTCCCTTGCGTTGGCTTTTCTTTTTTTTTCTTTTTTTCTTTTGCATCGGTATCTCTCAAAGGACCGCGCAACGGACCGTCTCTGCGAAAGAGACGCAACAAAATAAATCCGATGGATTGCAGAGGGGGAAAAGGACAGTACAATTTTTTTTTCAAAAAAAAAAGAGTATAACATAAAATGGGCTGTTACGACTCCGTGGTGGCGCGCAGGCCGCGATAGCACATGGCCACAAAAGGATAGACGGCCGGGGCGATCATCACGGCCCATACGAGGGTGCCATGGGACGCTCTGAGCGCGAGAAGCGGGGACGAGATGATGGATGCCGGACCGACAAAACACAAGTTCCACACGCACCAGAGGGCAGCGGCGGCCGTTACCGACGTGGACACGCGCGCCACAATGGCCACAAGACAACCGAGCATGCCTCGTGGCCCGTGCGCGAGCAGCATGGCAATGGTCTCTTCCAAGACAATCGAAGCCGCGGCGCATGTCACCATTGACGTCGATCGGTCTCGACACACGAGCATGGCGGCACCAAAGCCTACGACGGCGCACGCGGCGCGGGATGTGGCACCTAGGGCACGCATCACGCCGCCGTCGCCATCACGGCGTCGAGCGCGCATACACGCCGATGCTGCGGCCGCGATGCCACACAATGCAATCGGTGTCGATGCCGCTATCAGTGCCGAATGTGCCAGTTTGCCTGCCGATGCCACCAATGACATTCCTGTCGCCGCCATCGTCGGTGACATGGCCATTGCGTCTGTCTCCATTGTTTGTTGTTGTGGTTGTCGTTCGCTAGGGGGCTCGTCGTTGCAACGTTCTTTGCAGTGATCAACAGATACAAAGGCAGGTCGTTGATCGAGTTTGAGGTGGCGGACGAGGAGACAAAGGGCACTTTGTTGCACATTGCGATATTGTACTGGCATAGTCGGCATAAATCAACATACACAAATAATAAAAGGGAGTCAACACCATGTTGACCCAATCGGCGTGGTTTCTACTTTGAAAAGAATCTTTTTTTCCCGTTTTTTTCCCGAAACAGCGGCAAAAGACAAAAGGAAAAGAGGCAGCTAGCAAAAGAGGGTGCGGTATGAAATGAATACCGCATGAAATGAATACCGACGACCCGCGATCATGGATCGTTATTGGCCTAAACGGTTGTGACCATAATCCCCGGTCGACCCACCTTACTTGGGACGCCCAGAGTTTTGACAAGCCATGGGTCAACACAGGCAGCCTGGCCGCCGATCGGTAGCCTGTTGGATGGTTGCGCCATTGGCGCGGCCCATCACACAGCAATATCAGGCCGCCCTTTTTTTCCCAGACGCAAACTTTATGACGACACAAATAAAATTACTGGGAAAAAAAGTACAACGACAGCCATACTTTGCACGTGGGTCACACAAGATAGGTGTCTGCTGTGGGTGCGCAGTGTAAACACAGAGCCCGTTCAACGGCCATGCGTTGGTTTGGGCCGTATCGCGAAAGGAGGTCGCGTTGGTCGACAATCGTCGTATCTATGCGTGAGGGCTGACCGATGATGCGTCGCTTGCAGAGTGCACAAATCCGCAGGGATGCAACTGTAGCGCGCTCAGACAACTCGACGGGCAAGAGCGCGCGTGTATGGGGCGCCAGAGGATGGCCTGTGGCATTGCGCCCAGTGTCGATGCCGCAACGATTATCGTCATCGTCGCCGCGGTCGACGCACCAAGACACTGGCTCTATGTAGACATTGCCGTCCATGTCATCGTCAGCACTATGTTTGTTGCCATTGCGATCAACGCCATAGAGACCATAATCGTGGCCCTCGGGAAAAGGCCCTCCTCCGTCGACATACAACCCGCGTGACGAGTGTGAATCGCGGCGGGATGCACATTCGTCATGGCCAGATGTTGCCGAGGGTGCACACGATACGGGCACGGACACGGCCATGAGGCACAGGTCGACCAGGCACGGCACAAACCATTTGGGTGCCAAAGAACGAGGGGGCTCGCCTCTAAACCATGGGGCGAGACACGGTCTCTTGTCCTCTGGCATGGCGCGCACGAGGGCATAAAACTCATGTGCCAACATTGATGTTGCGATGTAGGACGATTCCATGTCGACGAGGCCGACAAGTTTCGCCCACTCGGGACCCATGTACTTTTGGTGGCACGTAATGCCCTGGATGCTGGTGAGTCGAGACAAACGGCCGATGCGCTCGTCCACCGAATTGACAGACGCACTGTGGAGCACCAGACTGTGCAGGTTGGTCAACGCATAGATGGGCTCCCAGAGCGGATGAGCCATTGGCGCGGCGCCCGGATCGTCCCACGAGTCAAAGGCATCGGCCAGCGTGGGCGAGCAACACAGCGACAGATGGCGCAAATGGGTCAATGCGGCAAAAGACGCCGGAAGCCGCGGACCGCGAGCAAAGGCGTCGCACAAGTGCAACTGACGCAGCGAGCCCATGGCGTGACCAAACCATTCGGGAATGGCGTCGAGCACGTTGTTGCACATGTCGAGGCGCGCCAGTCTGTGCATGCCGACGAGACACGCGGGCGTCGTTTCAAACTGGTTGGATAAAAGGTTGAGCATGCGCAGCGCAGACATTTGAGACATCCACGGCGGGAGGTCGGTCAGACGGTTGCAAGAGAGGTCGAGCGCGGCCAGCGTGGGCGCCAGACCCGCAAGAGCATCGGGTACTGTATCGATACCAAGGCCTGACAACGAAACCTCGACGAGGCCGCGCATCTCACCTACCAAAGGCAAAAATGCCGCATTGGGACCGCCGACCAGCGTCTGACGATCGCGCGCGAGCACGCGCAAGACACGTACGTCGTCGAGACCTCGCGACGCACGCAGAGCCGACACGGCCAGCGAGATCAGCGTGGGCACCCTTTGGTTGCGATTCATGGTCCGGTCTCTGTTGCTCTCTTTTTCTTTTTTTTTTGGTGTGCGCAAGAAGCGACAAGGTGTTTTTTGTGAACGATTTTGTTCGTAGCCGATTCTTTCCTTTTTTTTCCTCTCTTGATCAGGTGGATGGAGCCGACACGCGCGCTCGGACTAGAGGCCCTTTTTCGAGTTTTTGAAAATATGTTTAGAGACAAAAAATACTGTTGACGAATGGCAGCAGCGCGAGGCCCCCTTGTCGTTTTTCTTTCTTTCGCGTGGGCCAACCCTCAGAGACTGCGTGCGCATGGTCGGTCTCTTTTTTTTCCCTCCTCGTGTTGGTCGGTGGGGCGATCAGCGCGTCTCTTGTCCCGCGCAAGGAAAAAAGCAACAGCATCTACTGCACGAGAACAGACAAGAAAAAGATAGACTGGAGACACGCGCCAAAAACGACAGCGTGCCCTCTATTGGATAAGGAAAAGAGTCTGGGCGCAAAAAAACACACACAGCAAAAAATAGAGCCGTCAAGAATAGAGACGGAACACAACGCGATGGCCGACGTCAATCACGATGACGATGCCGAAAGGACGTCCGTGCACTTGTCCGTGTCGTGGACGCGCAGTGTGTTTGTCGTTGGCGTCGTGCTCGTGTTCGCGCTCAATGCGGCTCTCGTGGGCGCCGTGCTCACCTCGGTCGCCATGCGCCAACAAGAGGGCGACCTCTATCGCGATCGCCTCGTCAATTTATTGTACACGGCTGTATGGTGTGGCAGCACACTCGTCGTCATGGTAGCAGTCGTCGAGGCATGGCGCGATGGGCGGCGCTCTCGCCAAAACCACACAACGCAGGATGCTCCCGATACAGCGCGCGGATGTACCGTTCCTGCTGACGTTGCATTTGCCGCACGTGTTTGCAACCGCACGTGGCGCCATAAACGACCAGAGGAGGCCGCGTGTGGCGATGCGGGCATCCGGGAATGCACCTGGCGCATTGTCACTTGGCATTGCACAGCGCCCGACACTGTGACGTTTGTAGCCACGGGTGCCGACGACCATGTGCCGTTTGAGGCCCACGGTACGGCCCGTCGTGCGCGCACCGACGACACGCTTTGCATTGCATGGACGCAAACCTACACAGCGTCCGCCGTGCCGGGCGAGGACCCTCGCGCACGCGTGATCCGTTTCTTTTCCGGCGCTGTCGAGCCCGTCGGATCAAACCAGGCCGACGTCATACGAGGCCTACAAACGCAAACTGCACCGTCGGTAAAAGAGAATCGGACCTCACATCACGATTGCGCTCTGGCGCCGTCGGCACTCTCCTCGGAACTCGTGTTTTATTCTAGAGACGATGATGACGAACCTGATGGCAACAGTGACAGAGAGCGAGGATCGTTTTTTGTACCAGCAGACTACTATGTGGTGCGCCCTCTTTCTTTAGAGCCCGACTCCCTCGTCTGATGCGCACGTCTCGGTTTGCTGGCGCAATCATGATGCCCCAGTACACATTTGGCCTTTGGACAATCTATTTTCTCTTTTCTTCTCTCTTTCGCTTGTACTTTTTTCCGGTGTCGAGATTCTTGGCAGGGCGCACAAAAGAGGCCAGGCGAAAAAGTTGAGCCCCCATTCTCTGCGCCCCGTCTTGCGTCGTGTTGTTGCGATAAAGGAAAAAAAAAGTGAAAGAAAATCGCTCGCCGATCCCAATCCGCATGCGAGAAAGCGACCATTATTTTTTTGAGAAAAAAAGGGGTTATTGTCTTCTTTTTGGGATCGACACAAGCACTAAAAGGCGGGCGACGGGACGGCATCGGGCACACCCAAGGCGGGCGTGTGCGCCACGCGGTCGTGCCACAGTCGAGCGTAAGGCGCGGCGTGTGCACCGTCAACACATTTGAGTTCCCAATGACCGTCGTCGTGGACGAGCACATAACCGATGGCATCTGTACCCACCTCCTCCATGCGGTAGGCCGAGTAGACCAGGTGCGGCGCCCATCGGTCGCCCTTGACAGCCGCCTGGATAGCGGTAATCTTGACAGCGGCATCGGCCAAATCGTCGACGTGCAAGACGAGTTCGTCGCGGGCAAAGTGGGCAAGGTCAATCTCTTTGACAATGCCCAACGAGACCAAGCGCGCAAAGAGGTCGGCCATGGTACAGGCCATCAGCGCCATCTGACGTCCGTGGCCGCTGCCGACAGACAGAGCCGACGCGCGCAATTTTTTGAGCCCGACGATATAATCGACGAGGTCGGCATCGGCCAAGAGGGCCGACGAGGCGGCTTTGGGCGCCGACGCAGCCGCCAGGATGACATCACGCCACGTAGGTTCGGTGATCAAACCCTCGACCAAGAGGACGGCATGCGACGCGGCGCGCATGTCGATCGACATGAAATGGCGCCCGGTGTTTTGAACGGCATAATGGCCGCGGGTGAATCGTGGATGCTTGTAGACGGGCGCTGCGTCGCCTCTGACGGGGAACGTCGACAGGTCGGGTGCAATCAGGGGTTCTTGCGCTGCCCACTGCGCAATCGCCATGTTACGCGCGATCCACGCGCGCACGTCGGTCTTGACGGCTTCGTAAAGACTCGCGAGGGAGCGCTCGGAACCGATGGCGCGAATGGCCTTTTCCATCGACGGCATCCATTCCTGTCGCAATTTGACAAGTGGCTCGACGGCGTCAAGGTCCTCATCGTTGGTCGAGGGCACAGGACGTCCACCAACATAGACAGCGGGGAGCACGAGGCCCGACGCATCGACAAAGTCTTTGCGTGTGCGTTCGCATAGGTCGGACCACAAAAGAGGATCGGGCGTGCCCACAGTCATTTTCAGAGAGAGCACTTCACCGACGCCCAGACACAGATAGTCGACACCCGGCGGCGGCACGATAGACGCCATCGCGGTTTTTTGTTTCTCTGTGTCGTTGGCATTTCCGCGCTTGGATTTTGGGTCCTGATGCTGCTGGTGATGTCGTCGTCGTTGTTGTTGTTGTTGTTGCCGAAATCCGAGGGCGACCGATGCGCGCACACCCATTGACCGGCGCAGATGCGATCGCACGAGCACGGTGCATGCGCGCTCACCCGAAAGCACCAGCGCATCGGCAGCCGCCTTGATGTCAGGGGCCGACCCGAGTACATTGCGTCCAATGCAACCAGAGGGACAGATGCCTTTCTTGTTCTCTGGGCGATTGTCTGGCGCGCCGACTATGGGTTCATTCTCTTTGGTCTCTTGCATTTGTCTTTTTTTGTTGTTATCGTTGTTTGGGACTCGCCAGTGGCAGGCGTCGCGGTCGATATTACTTGGTGTCAGCCTCTACGCCGGGTCCTTTTTGTGCTGTGTCGCTCGGCAAAATGGCAATCTCATGCGATTCGCTATTGGGTCCTCGGGGTAGCCAATGCCGTAAAAGATCGGCAAAATTGTACTAAAGAGAAGAAAGAGCAGCCCACACACGGCCACACGGATAGGCTGACAATAACCGCAGCCAAAACAAAAAGGGAAAAAGGACAAAAGGCCCTCAACCGAATAGACCAGCGCGATCAACCAAGGCCCCCTTTTCTTGTTGATTCTTTTCTTGTGCGAGACGCCAAAAGAGTGCCGACATTGGCAGGACTGCCAAACCAAGGGAACAGCAACAGGGACGACCCATTTTTTTTAAAAAAAAAAGGAGATGAGTGCGCTTGGCGATTCTGGTGACAATGGCGGTGGACGCGCCAACGCTTCCGACGGCGGCGACGACGGCAATGGCGAGCGCGACAGTGGCGACGCGGTTTTGTCGACACCCGACGACGACAATGACATTGATCCGCGCGAGCAAGAGGCCATTGAAGAGGCGCGCGCCACCGGGGTGCCGCCTTTTGCACGCGAGGCGATCGAACGACGCGAAGAAGCCCACGACCGCTCGGTCGCGCGCTCGCTATTGGAACAATTGATCGAGAGCGATGAAAAGTATGTTGCGGAACATGGTCCCCGTCTTGATCCGCCCGAGCCGCTGGGACCTGTGGGGACGGACGTGCCGACGCCGACGCTCTATGACGTCGGCCTGTCATTTGCCGATTACGCCGACCTGCGCGCGTGTCTCACGCCCGACGGTTCGGCGTGGTCTGTCTATCGCACCGATACCGATCGTTGGGTACGTCAAAGAGACGTTGGCGTCTCTGGCAATCCGTGGTGTCCCGCCACGGGCTGCCCCGAGTCTCGATGCAAAAATTGTCGATTGATCCTCGCCGCCATCGCCGTCGACGAACCGACTCATCCAGCACGCGCCATCCCGCACCGATGGCCCATCGGCGTGCGTTGGACATGGACCCACACGCAAATGCAGGACCATATGATTGCCCGGCTGCGTCACGAACCCGATTTTATGGTAGAGACCTCTAGAACGCGCACCGTGGAAGCGGATGGCCGAGGCGGCGTCAGCGTCACCTACCCTGGCGGCGACACGTGGGATGGTGGAGAAGGAGACGCGTGGTACATGCACGTGGCAGAGCGCGTCACCGACGGATGGGCCGACGGCGGCGGACCGCAATTACGCGCCCACGATTGCGTGGTGGGTCTCGCCCAGGCCCGACACGCGCTCGCGCGCCTCAACTTTGCCGTGCGCCATTGGCGGCTCAACGTGGAGGTCCACCGCCTACAGGGTCCGTGCTACAGCGACGCATACGTAAAGGGCGGCGCCCGATTGCGCCGTTGCAGGGACCGACTCGCGGGTTGGATCGCCGCGGTCGAGTCGCTCCTACGTAACCGCGCCTTTTACCTCGGGCAGGTGGCGCCCTATGAGGCTCGTCTCATCGAGGCCGCCTCGCAGGGCGTCGTGTCGGTCTAGAGCCTGTCGATGTCCACTGCCCCTTTTTTTCCCGTGCTCTCTTTTTTCCCGTCGGCGTGTCGGCGCGATCGTATACCGTTGAAACTGTTGCAACAATTCCTTGATGAAGAAATAAGGATGGATCGGTAGAGGGAAGCCCCGGCTGCCGCTGTCGTCAAGGAACGGGCAAGAAAAAAGAAAGAAGAGAGGAGACCACACAAGCCCAAACAACGGCGTGGCCATAAAAGTTTTGCTTTTCTTTGCGCCGTTGCTCTCCTTTTTTTCCCCCATAAAGTCGCGGTTTAGGGCGCCGGACAATGCGCTTGTTGAGCAGACTCTTTGTCGGCCAGTCGGCCACGTGCGCCGTGTGTCTGGGGCTCGCACGGGGAAAAAGGGCCGGCGCCGAGGGGAAAAAAAAGAGTGCCAACACCGAGGAAAAGAAGGCCAATTCGAGAGCGCCGCATCTCGGCAGGCGGAGGAGACAAAAAAAAGGGGGAAGAGTGAAAAAAAATCATGGCATCTCAAAGCGACCCGCCAAGACGAGGCGACCGCGGCGCTCTTTATTGCATGCCGCCCGAAGTCATTGCCCATGTCATATCTTTCTTGGATCGCGTCGATCATGCGTCCTGTCGGCTGGCGTCGTCCTTGTTTTGCATCGACAATGGCGTCGACCTCGCAGCGCGCACCTATGCACAACGACCCAACGACCTGGCTGCCTCGTTGGTAGTGCCGATCGATGCCATCACCGCCGTGTTTGCCCGCTGGCGTCGGCGCCCCGATATGGGGACGATCTCAATGGCATCGATACACAATCGAGCCGACCTTGTTCGATGGGCGCTCTCGGACGTTGAATCCCATTTGCGTACGACGCTCGCTCATATCGATGGCGCCGATGCCCATGTGACAAAAGGGGCGGAACGTCCCGCGTGTGCCGTCGACGCGCGCCTGATGCGCGTGGACGCATGTGCCGGACTGGTGCGCGCATTGACTGACGCCATCTCTGCGGGTTCGGCCAGTGTTGTCAATGTGTTGGTTGGCGAATCGTGGCTCCTCGCCCGGCCGCGCACCAGCCTGCAAGAGGCCGACATACTGGCCGACGCCGTTGCGTTGGCGCCTTTAGAGGGCGTTGTCGCCGCCATTCATGCCTTTCGGCGCCGTGGATGGGATCAACCCCCAGGTGCCGTTTTGGGCGTCGCCGTGTTTTACGCCATGAGCGCGCGTCGTGCGGACGTGGCCACGTGGCTCCACGCGCAACCCGAGATTCGCCGGCGCGATGGTCAGTGTGCGTGCGAGCGCGTCTCGGGCGAGCGCGCCTTTCGCACGTGCCGAGTCGATTGGCTCTCTTGGCTCGAAAGCATGCAATGTCGCGGTCGCTATCGCGTCGGCAGCGACACTGTCCCTCTGGCCGTGCGCACCGCCGACGCCGACCTCGTGCGGTGGGCCGTCGCGGCCGGGCGTGCCGCCGGTGTCGACACTGGTGTTCACGACACGACGCTGGCCAAGGCCATGCGTGATGGTGCCTATCATGCACTGTGTGCATTGGATGAGACTGGCGTGGCGCCGTTTGCCTCGTGGCCGTCTCTCTTGTTGGGCGTCGCCAACGTCTGTATCGGCCTCGCCGAAGTGCGCCATATACACAAGCGAGGCGGTCCTTATGACATTGAAGTTCTCGCGCGCGCTGCCTGCGGCGGGCGCATCGATATACTCGATTATCTGCTGGGAAACGATGGGCCAGCGACACGAAAGGACGCCATCGCCGTCGCTGGCGATCTCGACCAGCTGCTGGCGCCCGGAGGGCGAGGATGGCGGTGGGAATCGGCAGCGAGAGGGCTCCAATGGCTGCGCGATCGAGGCTATGCCCCAACGCCGCAAGACACGTCATCCCGATAAACACATTCCTCACCCAAAAAAAAAAAGATCAATCGAATCCCTGTCCCATTGCCGGCACACTCTGTTTTTCGATACGCCCCCGGTTGTTCTTGATTTTTTTCTGAAAAACATGTAAAAACAAAAGAGAAACAATTGTCCCCACTTGGTTGCATCGCGCCTCTCTGTCTCTTGGGGGAGGGAGCCTTTTCTTTTTTGTCTTGTCGCGTCCCATCAACCATGACATTTCGGCCCTGCCCCTGTTTCTTTCGGCCCTGCTTTGCGCATCAGTGTTTTCTCTCTCTGGTCCGCGCCGACGTCGGTCGACAACCTCTTTTTTTTCTTTTGGTTTCCTCATATTTATCGCCATTGGATCGCCTTTTAGTCGACGTTTTTTGATACGCTGCCACGTATGGGCTCTGGCGACGACAATGGCAAGGATTTGCCACATGTATACACATACACATATATCCACAAGCAACAAAAAAAGAGACGGTGCACCGCACACACACTCCGATTAACCTATTGATGATGATGACGACAAGTATCAAGCGCGAGCGACACAAACTACACGCGGCGCCCCTTTGGAGACGATGGTGGTTGCAGGCCAAGCGCCGTTGTCTCGACGACGCGCGCGATACACACAAACATGGCGGTGACTGCCATGGCAATGACCGATCCCAATGGCAATCGTTGCCGCCCGAAGTGATCGCCACCATCGCAGACCATTGTCCCATCGACACAGTGGTGCGTCTGCAAAGAACATCGCGACTCCTCTACGCTATCGCCTCTCGCGTGTTGAAAGCGCGACAGAGACGCGTCATGGTGCATTCCGGTGGCAATATGCTAGAGTGGATGGCATCGCACTTTATCGAGGACAATGCGGACGGGGTCGGCACCCTGCTCATGACTGGCAGTCTGAGCGACGCTCCCATGTGCTTTGCCGGCGGCGACCAGTGCGCATTGGATTTCCACGCCATACGCGCCGGAGACAAGCCATTTGATTGCGAGGTGCACTTTGGCGGCGCCTTTTTGACGATGTCTGCCGTCGCACTCGCCGTGTGGGTCGGCGCGCCACGCGTTCTCGACCTCTTGGCGAGCACTCGTCTAGGTGCCGGCCGCTCGCGCACTCAATTACTCGATGCCGTCATGCGTGCTGCCGAAACCGCCCACTGTCGCCGCGCTTGGTCGTACCCCATGGGGGCCATGATCGAAACCGTCATCGGGATGACTCGACCGATGGGCCTGCTCTCTAGCCTTTGGGCTCCTCCCTTTTCGCACGACAGATTGCCACCCTTGGTCGCGCTCCTTTGCAGCGCGCAACAGGCCGCTTCCGAGATTGCCCAGCGGTCGGTTGCAGACTGTGGGCGTGAGCAGGTTGCGCGCCGCCGTTCCAACACCAAGGGCACGACCGACACTGCAGATACGTTGATGTGGCAACTCGACCGCCTGATTGAGCGGGCGTGCGACAGACGCGCCTATAACGACGCGGACCGCAAGAGGGCGCTCGATCTCGTAATGGCTGCCGCAGACAAGGTGCAACTCGTGCGCGGAGTGACCGCCCTTGTCGACGCCGGGATGGGCGCCGACGTGCGCGGCTATGCCTGCGGGCGCACCGCCAGAGAAGCCTTTTTCGCGCTCGTATCAGAGGGACCTGTCGACACGGTCTCGGCACACGACCCGGCCGTCGATATCGCGCGCGCCACATTGGCCCAATGGGTCATGATCCTCTGCGATACGACGCCCCATCACGTCTGAGCCTTTCAAGGCGCCACGTGGCGCCTGTTCTTTTATGCCCCCTTCTTGGATCTCTTTCTTTTTTTTTTCTGCCACTATTGCCCAAAGAAAATTTAATCTCTATCACCATTCTCTTCTTTTTTTTTTGGTTGCAAACACAAGAGTCGTTGCCAAAACAGACACCTTTGGTGGTCTCGTCGTCTTTTTTGCGGTTCCTTTTTATCTTTATTGTTTTTCATTGGGTTTTTGTTGGTTTTCGCTGGCTTTGGTTGTTGTCGGCCCTTTTTGGCAAGAAGCAACGAAAGAAAAAGAGAGGGCTCTGCACAGACTCGGCCCATCGACCAAAGGCAAAAAAGTGGGTTCGCTCGATCGCACAGACAAAATTCAAAGGACGCCCAAAAAATCGATCTCGTGCCGCTGCTTTTCTTTCCTCCCTTTTTTCTTTTGTCCCGCGCTCTCTCGGCCCAAAAAAAAGAAGACCCGCAATCACACACAGAAAAAGAAGAGCACTCTGCAAGGGACGCAGAACAAAAAAAGAGAGTCGAGATGTTCCGGTGACTTTTTTCCTCTCTCTTTTTTTTGAAGCGAGCGAAAAAAAAAGACATGACACATACTCAAAGAGACGCTGAAAGGACATCTAAGACATTGTTATAGATGTGGTCGGAGGTGACGGCGACGACGGGATCGCGGCATAGGCATCACCAAAAAGACGCGCAACGGTCCCTTGGAGCGATTGCGGAAAGGTGCTTCGCACGAGGCGCGCAGTAGACGCGCGCTCAGTGATGCCCTCGGGACTGACGTCGCACGGGAGCGCGCGCTCGTCGGGCGAGTAACCAACGGCCAAAAGGGTCTGAATGAGTGGTGTGAGCGTGGCGACGACGGCTTGCCTGGCATGTTCCGTGGGCACCCAACTGGCATTGCCCGTGGGCAGTTCATTGAGGGCGTACAGTCGCAACGCCGTGAGCGGGTTGGTGTCGTCCGGGTGGAGCCGCGCGCTGCGCTCATAATTGTCAGTGATGGCGCGCACCACGTCGATGGTGTCGCCCTCGCGGACAACCACGCTAGACGTAGGGTCGGGGTGTTGCGCCCACGGGAGTTGCTGGTCGGCCGGGAGATCCGATGCTTGTGAGAGAGCAGCAGACAATGCGCCCTGGTTGAGAGCATAGTCTAGCGTGCCGGGACCCGTCATGGCCTTGCTCACGACGGTGACGCGCTCGTCGAACGGGGTCCGCAGGGCGGCTTGCAGCACAGCCTCTACAGATGGCCATGGCGTTGCGCCGGCGCGCGCCAATTGGTCCACGACACGAGGCGCCTTGGTCATGGCGGCCAACATCAGCGGGGTCACGTAGGGCCACCCACGCGGTTCACGGTAGACAATATCGCGGGCGCCAGGACCCTCGCGGCCCTGTGAATAAAGTACGCCGCGTATGTCGATGTCGGTCTTTGGTATGAGCCTCGTGAGTGAGCGCCACTGCGCGGGGTTTGTGCTCAACACGCGCGTCGACGGATTGCCAAAGGCTTCTGCCACGCCTGGATCAACGAGACTGTCCAAAGAAACGACGCGGGCATCGAGCGCGCGCTGAACCCCATCTACGTCGTCAAGAGAGATGGCCTCGATGAGAGCAGATAGGCAGCCGCTATAGTCGCCGCACGGCGCACCCGGCCGGCGATAGGCCTCAAAGACAGCACGCCTCGCCGCGAGCGGGTACTGAGTGGCCTCGGCCAGGACGCGCGACGTCGCATACAGGGCCGCCAGATCGCGCGTCGACAGACCACGCGACAATGCAATGGCCTGGACGACTTCAACCGGTAAGGTCTCTAACAGGGACAGTTGGGACAGTGACGTCTCGCCGTCGTCAACAGTGTTTTCTCTCTCTTGTTCTTGAACGGCTTCTGGATACGATGACGTCAGACGGCGATCGGCTGCGACTCTCGGCCCATTGACAGGAGGCGGCGATTGCGCGTCATAGAGACTAGACATGTGGGCCAGGGCACGCGCTACATGGCCCATATAGTCGGCCAAGGCGTCGTCGTCCGTTCCCCCATAGCGAGGGCGTGCGACCAGAGCAGACGCCCTCTCCAAATCGTGCGCCAAGGCCTCACGCTCGGTGATATGCGACAGATCGGCGCGCGCGAGGTTGTACGCCTCTGGCGTATCATAAAGCCAACGCCAAATATTGGCCAGGTTATAGCGAGGGTCGGCCTGCGACAAGACGTCGTCAATGTCCATCGGCAACCTGCCGACGCCCTGCAAGCGTTCGTCGGGCCTATAACCAGCAGCGAGCAGAGGCACCAGATTGGCCTCGATGGCACGATCGAGCGCGCCACCCAATTCAGGCGCCAAGGCCACGCCGCGCAGCATGGTCAGTCGTGCCACCGACAATGGGTTCGAGTCGAGCGGGTCCAATCGCGGCGAGCGCCCAAATCGACGCAAGAGCACGCCAGCCGTGCGTGCAGCGTCGATGCGGCGAGGCGTATCACGCGGGTACTCGTACTCGACCGCCGTGGACAACGCCAAGGCGTGATTGAGCAGGGCCTCACGTGTCGGCCACGGCAGCGCGCCGGCGTCGATCAAGGCCTCGACCGATGCCGGTGCGCCCGACGCCACGGCCATCTGCAAGAGTGTGGAAACGATGGGCCTGCGCACCGTGGCCGGCACGAGCAGGTCGAGGGTGGGCGGCTCAGCCGCCTCTGCACTCATTGCAGCCCTGATGGTGCCTAGGGAGGATCCTCTTTCATACTCGCTCGCAACGGGCCGACGCCGTCCCAAGAGGCGTGTTGCGGTACCCGCGTTAAAGCCCATGTCTCGGATGCGGTCGCTGTCAATGACTTGGTTGACATCAACGCGTCCCCGAGCGAGAATGCGCTGGATCGTGGCCGTGTCCTGTCGCGCGATGGCGTCCAAAACCGCGTCGGTGTCTCCCCTACGGCCTGGCGGGCAGTTGGCGCTGGCGTCTTCTGGTGGGCCTCTGACAGCAAAGGCCTGCAGCGCTGGCGGCAGGCGCAACGTCGACATCTGCTCTTGCTCCTGGTCCGTCGCGTTCGGGACCATTGATCGTGCAGGCAGCACGGGCCGCAACACAGACGGTGCCTGCTGCAGAGGGGGCCTCATCCTGTTGCTGGTCGGTCTCTCTTGGCGCTCCATGGCGTCTGGGGGTTGGTAGCACAAAGGGGGGAATAGGCGCTGCCTTGCTCTCACAGCGCGCCAGGTTGGGGATCAGCAGGGACAATTCACCCGACCCGCGCAATCTCAGCGGGTGCGGGGTACAACACACCAGAAAGGGAAAAAGAGCAGATCCTTTCATAAAAAAACTGGCCCTCTTTATGCAAAAGACCAAAAAAGAGAGGAATTGCCAATCAGCAGAAAAAGGCGTTGCACTGGAAACTGTCCATTGCCGAGCGGCGCCATTTTCCTCCCGTGCCTACTATAAAAAAAGGAAAAAAAAAAGAGTCGAAAAGAAGGCCACCTCGCATTTGTCTTGCTCGATCAACGTCCAATGAGAGAGACAGATAAAAGGAACACAACAACAACAACAACAAAAAAGGCAAAGGGCCCTTGTTGCGTGGGGACTCAAAGAATCGCCACCGAGGATGGCGGCCGCAACAACAACCAAAACTGTACAGTACACAAAGCAATAGGCTTTTTCTTAAGGCGGCTTCCTGCAGTTGAGGTGTTAACTCGTCATCAAAATGTCGAATTCTGGGATATTTGTAGCTTGCACTTGGGATGGCGTCCTTATTCGTCATGTTCTCCCGTCTTGCTAGGAAAAAACCAGACAAAATGCATTGTCGTGACTAACAGAAAAAGCTGCAGGAAGCCGCCTTAAAGATTTCGTTCCTTCTTTTGATTGGATTAAAATGAACAAAAAAAACGGAAACAACAGAAAACAACAGGCGACCTTTTCGTGGATGTAGTCTGACAGGGCACAAAGGGCAGCCTCCACACGGCCCCTTCTTTTTTATTGACAACAAGGCAAAAACACACAGACACAGACGTATACACATTTATAAAAAAAAAGGATAGCATCACCTCAGAAAAACGGTGCGCAGTATAGCGATACATTATGGATGGAGACAATGTGCCTCTTGCGCGAGGCCTCAAGCGGAGGCGGACCGACGCCGCGGCGACATCATTCGACCTTGTCGAGGCGCCGACGACTGCGCCGACATCATGTGTTCATGGCTCTCTCGGCATGGACAGTGATACCGGGGAAAACACCACAAGGGCCGCCCATATTGCACGCCATACCGGGCGCTCATACGCAGACGACGCCATGCTAATCGAGAGCACTGGCAGAGAGGACGAGGATGCAAAGGCCGGCGACGACGACCTACCGCTGCCCGACGAAATGCTTGCCTTGATCTTGCACTGTCTAGATGACGTTGATGTTGTCTCGGCCCGTCGAGTGCGCAAACGCTGGGAGGCCAATGCACCACCAAGGATCGAGGCCACGTCCCGATGGCAAGACTATACGGCAGCGCTGGCCAGACAGGGCCACATCAGCGTGCTTCAGTGGGCGCGTGCCCAAGGCTGTCCGTGGGATTCGCGTGTGTGCACCGCGGCGGCGCGGGGTGGCCACCTACAGGTGCTGCAATGGGCGCACGCCAACGGTTGTTTGTGGGATGAACGGACATGCGCTGCGGCTGCCGGTGCAGGCTACATTGACATTTTGCAGTGGGTTCGGTCTCACGGATGCCCATGGAATTCGAGAACGTGCGACGCTGCGGCCAAGCACGGTTATCTGCACGTGATCAAGTGGGCGCGGGCCAACGGGTGCCCGTGGGACAAGACAACGTGCGAGCGCGCTGCCGAAGCAGGCCATGCCGATGTGCTCTTTTGGGCGCACGCCAACGGATGTCCATGGGACGAGTGGACGTGCGCCAGTGCTGCCAAGGGCGGACACTTGGAACTCTTGCGTCGGCTCATCGACGCCGGGTGTCCGTGCACGGACCGCGTCAATGTCATGGCCGCCTTTCGAGGTCATCGCGCCCTGTTGGAATGGACGCGCGACAATGGCTACGCGTGGGAGGCGTCGACCATGGCCAACGCAGCCGAGGGAGGCCATTTCGACCTCGTCAAATGGCTCCGTGAAGGCGGTTGCCCGTGGGACGAAAGTGTGTGTGCCGGTTCGGCCTTGGCCGGACACTTGGACATGCTTCAATGGCTGCGGAGCCAAGGCTGTCCATGGGACGACGAAACCTGCTCCAATGCTGCCGAGGGCGGTCACTTTCATGTGCTCAAATGGGCCCAGGAGCATGGTTGCCCGTGGACGCACGACACTTTTATGGAGGCAGCAGGCGCCGGTCGCTTGGACATGCTCGTCTGGCTCAAGCCCAGCGGATGTCCGTGGAACAAGGATGCCTATCTATTTGCTGCCGACCGTGGGCATTTCGACGTCGTCAAGTGGCTACGCACCAACTGGTGTCCGTGGGACGAGCGTGCGTGTGCGGCGGCCAGTGCCGGCGGGCACTTGGACGTGCTCCGGTGGCTTCGCGATAACGACTGCCCATGGTCATCGACCTTATGTTTGCGAGCGGCCTCCCAAGGCCACCTCGACATTTTGCGCTGGGCCATTGCCAATGGGTGCCCGTATGACACGGCCGTGTGCGCGTCGGCAGCCTACTCTGGCCGTCTCGACGTGCTCCAACGAGTGCGCGCTAGCGGTTGTCCGTGGGACGCGGTGACGTGCACGGCAGCAGCGACGATCGGCCATCTAGACATGTTGCAGTGGGCGCGGGCCAACGACTGTCCGTGGGGCGAGGGTACATGCGCGGCGGCAGCACGTCGAGGCCGCATCGAGGTGCTCCAGTGGGCTATTGAGAATGGATGCCCGTGGGACCGCGAGCAAGTGTGGGGCGAGGCAATCAACCACGACAAAAAGGCCATCATTGAATGGCTGAGCGTGCACCATCCGCGCCAACAATCACCGACGGAAGAGGAATCGGAAGCAAAATCCGATTCAGGCCAGGAATGATGTTTTTTTTGGAATGAAAAATGACCGTCGTAACCGTCATTTTTTGTCTTTGTTGTTATCGCCTCGCCGAGTATTTCCCCTCGAACAAAAAAAAGAAGCGATACAAAGACAGAGGCCATCGGCTTTCAACAGGGGACTCGCTTTTTTTCGAAAAGGCAAACCAAGACCACAAACAGAAAGGTTTCAAAGCACACAAAAACATTATACAACATTTCAATTTTCCGAATATCGGCACAGCGAGCAACAACGGCAAAACAAAGGGGGCCCGACTATTTTCCCTGCGGTGGCGCCGCGACCGAATGGGCGCTTTCGAGCCAGGCGATGCAATAAAATCAAAAAAAAAGAGGAACACGCAAAGAGGGCCTGTGGGTGAGCGCCAAAAGGGTCCCGCCGCTTCTGCGGCTGCAGGAAAAAGAGGCGGGCGCAACAGAAAAAACGAGAGCCTCCCTATACACGTCAGAGGAAAAAGGGGCCTAAGACGCTCGCCGACTGCATTCTTGGAGGGCACAAGAGACCGAGCGCATCAAAGACAAAGGAGAATTAGGAAAAAAGGAGAAGGAGACCCAACGCCTTTGCCTTGTCATGCAGGCAGAGATCACCGGCTTTGATGATATCAAGCGAGAGCGCCATCACGATGACCCCCGCGACCTAGACATGCCCGTGCCCGATGAAATCATCTGCGCGATCTTGGGCCATCTCGATGACCCAGATACGTTGGCCGCGCAATGGGTCAATCGCCGGTGGCGGGCGTGCTGTGCTCCATCAACGCCCGCCACCAGGGGCGCCTACACTGCGACGTTGGCCACTAGAGGCTATTTGGCCGTGCTCAAATGGGCGCGGGTCAATGGATGCCCATGGGCCAAGGGCACATGCAGCGCCGCCGCCCGTGCCGGGCATCTTGACGTGCTCCAGTGGCTCGCCGACCATCAATGTCCCTGGGACAGAAATGTCGTCGTCAGTGCGGCCAAAGGTGGTCATCTCGACGTGCTCAAATGGCTCAAGGAGAGCGCGTGTCCATGGGGCAACGCCGCTGTTACAGAAGGCGACCGCATTTCTGTTGCTCTTCTCAACAGCGAGCGATGCGCGCGTCCAGGAAGCGCGTGCGCCGCCGCGGCCAAAGGTGGCCACCTGGAAGCGCTCCAATGGCTGCGCGCAGAGGGATGCCCCTGGGGCGGACGGGTCTGCTGCCGCGCAGCTGCAGGGGGCCATCTCGATATCTTAAAGTGGCTCAAGGCCAATGGCGCGCCGTGGGATAAAGGGGCGGCTGCCGACGCGGCCGCGCATGGCCACCTAGAGGTGCTCCAGTGGCTGGTCGACAATGGTTCGACCTGCGATGCACGGACGTGCGCGGCAGCGGCTGAAGGTGGTCATCTCGATGTGCTCCAATGGCTAAGGAACAAGGGCTGCCCATGGGATGGGACGTCGTACGACAAGGCAGCCTCGGGCGGCCACATCGACGTGCTCTGCTGGCTCAAGACCAACGGGTGCCCGTTGGGCGACTATGTCTGTGCCAACGCGGCCGGGGGCGGTCACCTCAATGTGCTCAAGTGGGCGCGCGCCAACGCCTGCCTCTGGGACAGTGACGTGTGCGCCAACGCGGCCAGAGGCGGGCACCTGGAGATGCTCAAGTGGGCACATGCCAACGGGTGCCCGTGGGACGAGTGGACGTGTGTTGACGCGGCCCGTGGCGGCCATCTAGAAACGCTCAAGTGGGCACATGCCAACGGATGCCCGGGGACCGAATGGACATGTTCGGGAGCCGCCTCCGGGGGTCACCTGGAGGTGCTGCAATGGCTCATGGCCAATGGATGTCCGTGGGACGAGGACACCTGCGGCGAGGCGGCCACCAACGGCCACCTCCACATTTTGCAATGGCTCAAGGAAAGGCCTGAATGTACATGGGACATCAAGACGTGCAGTGACGCGGTATGCGGAGGCCATCTGCACATCCTCAAGTACCTGCGCGCCAACGGATGCCCCTGGGACAGCTTTACGACGACGATGGCCGTGATGAGCGGCGACAGGGAGATGCTGCAATGGCTCAAGGACAATGACGCGCCATGGGGGAAACGGCTGGCAGAGACAGCAGCCGAGTATGGCGACATCGTGGCCTTGGCCTGGCTGCGCGACAGCGGCGTGTGCCCGTGGGACGAAAAGCTGGCGCGCATGGGCGACATGCCGCACGCTGTGCGCTACTGGCTGGTGACCAACGGCTGTCCGTGCGATGCCAAGACGAGACGAAAAGTCATGGACTGGGCGCGTGACATGACGGCCAAGAGTGCCGACGATGAAGAGGTCGACGACATTGACGGTTCATGCGCAGGAGTCGGCTCCTGTTGTGACAGTTGGACTGATGACGACGGCGGCGGCGATACAGGCGATGACGCAGAGGACGATCCGTGGGAGAGTGATGGCGACGAGGCCGCCTAGACAAGTAAACAAAAAAAACAAGGGAAACGGACAAGGAAGATAGATCGCAACGCCGCTGCCCTCAATGTCACAAAAGGCGATTCCTTTGGTCGTCTTTTTTTTCCTTTCGCAACAGAGTTTTCTATTCGTCTTTTTTTTTCACTATATGTGATTTCATCAGCCTTTCTTTTTTCTCGGTCCTCTCTTTTGCCCTCGCCAAAAGGGCATCAATTTACGGGTCACAAACCGAGTGATGGGTAAACATGGACGCAAGACCGGAAAAAAAATGTGCACGGCAAGTGTCTGTGGGTTTTTGCTTGTCCTAAGAAGGCGCGAATCGCCCCCCTGCCTCGGAAAAAAAAAAGAAATAGGCAGATCTTGTTGGCGCGTGTGCCTCCTGACCAAAAGAGAGCGCGATAATGCCAAACAAAAAGCAAGGCCTCGCGCCATACAAAAAAAGGACGCTTTGGCCATCCTTTCAAGACGCTCTCGGTTTTTTTTCGATTGCGGGCCCACTGTTTCCATTGGCGTGGTCAAACAAAAAGAAGAGAGGTATGAAATTAAAAAAATAGAGACAAGGAAAAAAAGTGCGCGATCCAATCCCAGGCCTACGACACAAGACTTTTAAAAAAAAGAAAAGAGGCCAACGAGGCCTATGCAGTTCAAAAGGAAAAAGAGACAAAACCAACACCAAAAGAAGAACAAGAGACAACAGAGAGTCGGCCCACGTAGGGGTCCGGAGAAGGCAAAACAGGTCAAGAGACCCTAGAAAAAGTCACACATTCAACGCGTGCATGGGACGATCGAGGCAGCGCAGGGCGAGACGCGCCGCGCGCGCAAAACAAGTAGATGACTCGGAACGTCCATCCGATGTTGGGCACGGCAAGACGGCGCCGCGATGCACCGACGACGACAACAACAAAGACATTCCCTTGCCCAACGAGTTGTTGGCCATGATTTTGCGCAACCTGGACGACGTCGACGCCACTGCGGCAGCGTGGGTCAATCGACGGTGGCGCAGCGCATTGGCCCGTATGGGAAAAGGACGAGCCTCCTCCTCCGATTACATGGGCGCACTGGCTTCCAGAGGTTACATGACGGTGCTCAAATGGGCCGAGGCCAATGGTTGTCCGTGGGACTATGACGCCTGCATCGACGCCGCCTCGGGCGGCCACCTCGGCGTACTACTGTGGCTCGTCAAGGGGGGCGATTCACAACCACCGAGATCAATGTGGTGGGGCACACCCGGCGGTCGCCGTCGACGGAGAAAAATATGCAGCGCCGTCGCCAGAGGCGGCCACCTCAAGATGCTCAAGTGGCTCGTAGGCAACGGATGGCAAGTCGACGCAAACGCGTGCGCCAGCGCAGCCAGAGGTGGCCACCTAGATGTGCTCGAATGGCTAAAGTGCGCCGGCTGCCCTTGGGACAAGTGGACATGTTCTGGCGCGGCCGAGGGTGGCCACCTCCATGTCCTGCAATGGGCACACGCCAACGGGTGCCCGTGGGACAGTATGACCTGTCATGAGGCCGCCGGCGGCGGTCACCTAGAGTCACTTTGCTGGGCGAAAGCAAACGGATGCGTTTTTAACGCGCCTGCGTGCCTGGATCAGGCGGCGCGAGGCGGTCACACGCACGTGCTCAAATGGCTGCGCGACGACGGGTGCGTGTGGGACGGGCGAACATGCGCCTATGCCGCGCAAGCCGGACACATGGAGACACTGCAATGGTTGCGGGCCAACGGATGTCCTTGGGATAGCCGGACATGTTACTGGGCGGGCGTGTGCGGCCACACAAAGGTGCTCCAATGGGCGTTGGACAATGGATGCATGTGCGACCTCACATGTTGGCGGCCCTAGAAGGCTGGAACGCCATATGGTTCGCGTGCGCGTCGGCTACATCAAGGTCCAGGAGGAGACGAAAGGAAAAAAGGAAAAAAGGACAAGGCAAAATGACGCGCAAAGGCTGGAAAAATGATTTGCGCGATTGTGCCGCCCGCCAGCGACAGAGAATAAAACCCCGCCGATTTTTAAAAAGAGGAAAACATGGGCTAGAAAACCGCACAAGTTGCTCCTTGTCGCCATTTTTGCCTAGCCTTTTTCTCGCTCGTGTGATTTTTGGTCCACCGGACACCATTTGCGAGGGAGAAAAAAAGAGCAACAAGTTGCACACACGGCCTTTTTTGATGCGATCCACCACGGCTAGGCGTCTATTTGGCAGATCGGCACAGGCCACACAACTCGGCCGACACACACACACACACACACACACACACACCCAAGAACAACAGAGGAAAAAAAAGAAGCAAAAGCCAGCCCCCACAACGCGGCAGACCTATCCTTCTTGTCTTGTCGAGATCATCTCAAAAAAAAAAGAAACAGAAAAGTGTTTGGTGTTTTTTGCTGGCAGTGAGCCAAAAGGAAGAAAATCAAAAAGGAAAAGTAAAAACGAGGGGGCGCTGTACTAAACCGTCACAGGCCAAAAGAAAAAATGCAGGCAGTCACTGCAAAAAAGTATTGATTTCGACGCCAATGCCAAACTGGTCTTGTGAAAAGAGTAGAGAAAACATTAGGGTTTATTTCAACACAGGTGAGCGCTCGGCGTCGGCATCAAGATCGGCCACATATCGGGCGAGAAAATCTGCAACGCGAGGCGACCGCTGCGGGCATGTGCGTGCGAGCAACAGGCGCGGATCCATGTCGCTTACCTCCTCGACCATATAGCGCACCATGTCGATGCGGTCCGCGTCACATGCGTCGATGATGGCGTTGTGGACTTGGGGGCACTCGAAACCACCCACGCCAAGAGCGCGCATGATTGTGATGCACGACGGACCGCCATCGCGCACCGCCCTGGCGCAAAAGGGACCCATGTCGACACCGGGCGGGCGGCTGTGCAGCACGGCTTCGAGAGCGGCTGGGTAGTCTGCAAAAACGGAAAACTGGACGGCATCGACTATGGTCGCCCAGAGCGCGTTGGGCTCGTGTCCGGCGGCGATGGCGCGTTCCCACACGCGGCCAAAGTGATCCACCATGCATACGTCGCGCACGATCTGGCAGAGTAGGGCGAGGAAGGGGTCATCGGCACCCTCTTTGTGTGCCATGAGGGCGAGACCGTAATCGCCAAAGGCGACCGCGTCATCTACGATCTCGTTCAATAACGCCTTGCGCGTCTCAGCAGGCGAAGCACGTACGATCGATAGCGCCTCGTCGACCGAGGCCTCTAGGATGGCCTTTGCGGCGCGCTTTGTCACATACCGCTTGGCGCGAAAAGGGCACTTGATAGGGCGGGCCAAAAGGTCGAGCAGATAAAAGCCGTCACCGGGCCGGCCAGACCACAAGGCCCCGTACGCGAGATTCTTGATGATGGAGCGGTGGCGCGGACATGTTGTGCCATCGGACCGCCGCGTCGCCGTGTCGTCGCTGGTATCTGTTGACGCGGTACCGACATCATCGTCATCATCATCGGTAGTATGCTTGCGCTCGTCACCATCACACTTTTGATCGTTTGACAAGAGGTGCAGACGAGCACGACGGCGGTGTACATCGAGAACGATGTCACACAGAAAGGCGACGGTCGATCGTCTGCCGCGGTCCAAGGCATCTTTGACGGTGCGATGTTCCCAACACCTGCAACGCGGTGCCCAGAGCCCGTTTTGGATACATTGATGGCCGTGTGCATCGGGTCGGGCCGGAGAGAGGACGCCCCAGCGCGTCCACACCTCGCGCACAACGGCGACACACTCGTCCGATGCAAAGACGCGCTCGGGTTGTTTTGCATAAAACAGCGCACGGCACCGTACCCATGCGCGCGGCGTGCACGCTCCTCGAAACAAGGAAGACGCCGCCACACACGCAGCATAGTCTGTTACGCGGTCAAAGCACAGGAGGATGGCCGCACGCATCTCCACGGGCAAGTCGGCCAACCCAAGACAAGGCTCGGGCAGGTCGACCAACCGGCTCCGCTTCGTGTTGCTGCCGCCATGGTTGTTACCGCTGCCGTCACACGATGCATTGGGATCGAGTTCCATCTGTGAGCGCGACCGACGCGTGCCAACTTTCATGTCACAATCAGCACGCATAGGTATCAGCACGGCAAATGCTGCCATCCTTTTTTTTGTCTCACCAATGGTGGTCTGTGTCGTGGCGATTCGAAAAGCGTGCCGCCGATGAGCCCCAACAAGAACAATGGCAAAGGCGCACGCAAGACAAAAAATGGCCAATGGCCTTTTCTTACGACATTCCATTTTTTTATCCATATTTTTTCTAGTAGGCCATAGGACGCATTGGGCCGTACCGGGGGCGCGAGCAAAAACACGAGTGGCTCTTTGTTGGCGGCATGGTGTGCGAAAAAATTGCCCGCCCAAACAGGGAGGGACAAGAAAAAAAAAGAGAGACGACCAGCCACTGCGCCATGGGCCATTAGCCCCGTATTGGGCGAGTGCCAGTGTAGTTGGCAGCACCAGAGCAAACGCATTGCGACGCCGCAAACGTACACTAGGCATTGGCTCCCTCATCGCAGCCATTGTAGGTAGTGTAGTAGTTGTGGGCGGTCATCATCCTCGCATCATCGTGCGACCCCGACCCCTCTCAAACAACATACCCCAAGGCAACTTTGAGGGACGCCATTCAAAAAAGATGAACGCCCCGACGAGAGACGGCAAGCGCAACCGACGCAAGCACAATAGTCGGAGCCGCCACAAAAAGAAGCGCGCCGTCGCCAAACACGACGGTTGTCTTATCAGTCACCTCATCGCAGACTGCCCTTTGGCCGCGCTGCCGAATGGTTTGTCAAAGCGAGGCATCAGCGTCGACGATCTGCCAGACGAGTTGGTGGCCATGGTCTTGGCCTTTTTGCCCTGTATCGATTTGTGTCGCGATGTGGCGCGCGTGTGCAAAAGATGGCGTGCGATCACTCATGACTCTGCGTCCCTTGGCAAAGCATTGTGCGCGGGCGCCGCCGCACGCGAGGCCTTTCTCCACGGGCCGTTGATGACCGAGAGGGTCGGAGGCTTTGGCGGATGTCTCCTCAAAGACAGTCTCCAATGGACGCGACGCAATCGGCCACGGGCCGCGCTGGCGCGCATGCTCGCAGCGGCCAGTGGCCACGTCGATTGCATGGCGCGCCTGGATGACCATCCATGGTATGACGGTGCGTGCTTGGTTCCAGCAGCCGTCCACGGTCACCTCGACGTAATCAAGTACGCGCATGAGAACGGGTGCCCGTGGCACTATGGCGTGTGCAGTGCGGCCGAGGCCTATGGCCAGGTCGACTGTTTGCGCTATGCCCATGGTGCCGGTTGCTACTGGAGGGGAGAGTGCGACGAGGCGGCCGGCAACGGACACACGGACGTCTTGCGCTACGCCAAGGAAAAAGGACTCGGTAGGGGCGAATTTGCGTGCCATTACGCCGCCGCCGGCGGGCACGTTGACACCCTGCGCTACGCGTGCGAGAATGGATGGGAGACGTGCTCGGCGACACCGACGTACGCCGCCCGTAGAGGCCACCTCGACGTGCTCAAATATGTGCACGAGAGCGGCGGCGACTGGGAGTGCGACACGGTGTGGGGTGCCGCATCGGGCGGCCACATCGACTGCCTAGACTACTTGCTCAAGAACGGGTGCCCTGGGTTTGACGAGGGCGCCTGCGACGAAGCAGCCAATGCGGGGCGGATAGCGACGCTTCAATGGTTGCGCGCGCATGGGTGCCCTTGGGGGGCGAGCGTGTGCGCAGAGGCGGCACGAGGCGGGCATGTCGATGTGCTCGACTGGCTCCGTCGCAACGGGTGTCCGTGGGACAGACATACAGTGAGAGGGGCCGCGCTCCGCGGCCACTTGAATTGTCTCGCCTACGCGATCGACAACGGGTGCCCCTTTGAGGACGGGGACGATATGCACGACGTCGTGGCGGCGGATGTGGCCGACCGACTGGCCGCGCTTTTCGGTTGACCCCGTCGACCGGTGCTAGGTGGATCTCGCGTAGGGATGAAATAAAGAGGAAGAGGGATTTCTATTTGTGTGTCCTTTATCAGACCAAAGTAGTTGGGATAACGGGTGGGCGCGTCATTACACCGGCAGGCGCATGGCCTCGTGGCGACGGTGGCCAGGACGGGGGCGTTGCACGCGGGGGGGGGCGTTGCGGGTGCGGTATGGGGCCGCGGCGTGCATCGTGTCGCGTGTGGGTAGGCCGGCGGTGGTGTCCAAGCGAGCCGGCGCGAGGTGTCGTTGTGGCGAGGGGCAGGGGTTGCGGGG